CGACGAGGCCCTTGCCTCGAAAAAAAAAAAAAGTTTGTAAAGGGCGCGCGACGGCCATCACCAAGACAGCATCGACGACGGCGATCACCTCCCTGAAAAAAAGGGCACGCATGCCGATTTTGCGCGGCTCCCCCGCAACACTGTGTGTGATTGCGGTCCTGGCAACGATCGTGCTCTTGGGAGCGCGCACGGATGCGGCGACGCCCACGAGTGTGACTCTCATTGGCGACGGCGGCCCGACGGCAGGCAAATTGATCCGCGCCCTCGCGGCCGACTACCAGTACACGCGCGACGACATTGGGCTGGTCTATATCGACGCGACGCCCGCCGACGCCATTGACGACTATGCCAAGGGCCAGGCCGACTTTGTCGCCCTCCACACCTTTACGGGTGTCGGCGCACGTCGCGCCGGCATGCGCTTTGCACCGATGGCGGCAACGGCCCTCGTGGCCGCGCACAATGCCCCACCGTGTCCTGGTCACACGGGGCCGCTCGTCGTGACCTGTGACCTTTTGGGCCTGCTGTGGTCGGGCGGTGTGACATCGTGGTCCGATGCTCGTGTGGCGGCCCTCAACCCGACGTGCTCAACGGCCGACCCGGTGGCATCCAATGTGACCTTGGTCATGGTCGGTCCCGAGGGCGACGACGTCGAGGACGCCTTTATGCGCGCACTGGCCGACTGTAGCCCTGATTTTGCCGCCGCGCTCGCCATTGCTGGTCACAACACGAGTCGCCTGTCGCCGGCCAACACGGTGCGCATTGCCGACAACCGCATGGCGTGGCTAGAGACGGCGCCCGCCGGTGCGCTCACCTTTGCCGCAGCGTGGGAGACCACGGCGACCGTGCCGGCGGCGACCCTACTCAACGCGACAGGCCACGCTTTGGCACCCGACACGGCGTCAGTGTCTGCGGCCCTGCTCTCGGTATCAGCGGCCTTTAACGACGGCCTCATGACCGATCCAGCCTCGACGGCGGCGGGCGCCATTGTGGGCATCAGGGCGGCGGGCGTCCCCGGCGCCTGGCCCCTCTGCGCCATGGCCTGGGTGGGCGTCGACCTCAACGGCACGGGCCGCGGCTCGGTGCAGGCCTTTGGCTCGGCCGACTGCTCCTACACGCAGGAACTCTTGCGGCTCTTGGTGTGGGCGCAGGTCAACTCGGCCGTCGGGACCAACTCGGCCGCCGGCGTCGGCTACGTGCCCGTCCCGTTTGCCTGGGTCTACACGGCGGTCAATGCCCTGAGCGACGTGCGCTGCGGCGGCCTCCGCGCCCTCAGCGAGTCGTACATGGTGGCCATGGGCGAGCCGCCGGCGCAGATCTACCAGCGTATGTCCTACTCGTACACGGCGGGCCTCTACCGGTTCAAGTTCTTTTCGGGCCGCACCGTCGACGGCATCCAGGCCATGCTGGCCAACCAGGTCGACCTCTCGTCGATCACGGCCCTGCCGACGCGCGCCCAGATGGACCTCGTGCCCGACGTCGTCCTGTTGCCCATGCAGATTGGCGCCATCGGACCCATCTACTCGGTGCCGGAACTCGTCGGCCACGCGCCGCTCTACTTTGACTGGTCGGTGCTCACCGGCATCTACCTGGGCGAGATCCGCACGTGGGACCATCCGCGCATTGCCGCCCTCAATCCGGAACTGGCCCCGTACCTGCCGGCGGGCCGCGAGATCACCATCGTCTACCAGGTGCTGCCGTCGTCGGTGGCGGCCCACTATACACACGCGCTCACGCTCATGAACGCCACCTTTGCCGCCAAGGTCGGCTACCGGTGGGACATTCAGTTTCCGGTCATGTTTGACGAGCCCAACCGCACCGTGGGCATCGTGGGCATGGCCGTGCCGCCCGCCGTCCAGGCCCACCCCTACTCGTTTACCTTTTGGCCCACGCACGCGCTGCAGGGCGTCGTGGCGTCGTCGCCGGCGGCATGGTCAACCCGGCGGGCAACCGCGTGCTGCCCGACACGGCCTCGCTGGCATCGACCCTAGCCGACTTTGCGCCCGCCATGGCCGCCGCCGACATTGTCCTACCCGACGTCGACCCGGTGGCCGGGCCGGGCGCGCGCTCGTGGCCCGTCGCCATGTACAACTATTTGATGTTGCGCACGCGCACTNCGACGAGGCCCTTGCCTCGAAAAAAAAAAAAAGTTTGTAAAGGGCGCGCGACGGCCATCACCAAGACAGCATCGACGACGGCGATCACCTCCCTGAAAAAAAGGGCACGCATGCCGATTTTGCGCGGCTCCCCCGCAACACTGTGTGTGATTGCGGTCCTGGCAACGATCGTGCTCTTGGGAGCGCGCACGGATGCGGCGACGCCCACGAGTGTGACTCTCATTGGCGACGGCGGCCCGACGGCAGGCAAATTGATCCGCGCCCTCGCGGCCGACTACCAGTACACGCGCGACGACATTGGGCTGGTCTATATCGACGCGACGCCCGCCGACGCCATTGACGACTATGCCAAGGGCCAGGCCGACTTTGTCGCCCTCCACACCTTTACGGGTGTCGGCGCACGTCGCGCCGGCATGCGCTTTGCACCGATGGCGGCAACGGCCCTCGTGGCCGCGCACAATGCCCCACCGTGTCCTGGTCACACGGGGCCGCTCGTCGTGACCTGTGACCTTTTGGGCCTGCTGTGGTCGGGCGGTGTGACATCGTGGTCCGATGCTCGTGTGGCGGCCCTCAACCCGACGTGCTCAACGGCCGACCCGGTGGCATCCAATGTGACCTTGGTCATGGTCGGTCCCGAGGGCGACGACGTCGAGGACGCCTTTATGCGCGCACTGGCCGACTGTAGCCCTGATTTTGCCGCCGCGCTCGCCATTGCTGGTCACAACACGAGTCGCCTGTCGCCGGCCAACACGGTGCGCATTGCCGACAACCGCATGGCGTGGCTAGAGACGGCGCCCGCCGGTGCGCTCACCTTTGCCGCAGCGTGGGAGACCACGGCGACCGTGCCGGCGGCGACCCTACTCAACGCGACAGGCCACGCTTTGGCACCCGACACGGCGTCAGTGTCTGCGGCCCTGCTCTCGGTATCAGCGGCCTTTAACGACGGCCTCATGACCGATCCAGCCTCGACGGCGGCGGGCGCCATTGTGGGCATCAGGGCGGCGGGCGTCCCCGGCGCCTGGCCCCTCTGCGCCATGGCCTGGGTGGGCGTCGACCTCAACGGCACGGGCCGCGGCTCGGTGCAGGCCTTTGGCTCGGCCGACTGCTCCTACACGCAGGAACTCTTGCGGCTCTTGGTGTGGGCGCAGGTCAACTCGGCCGTCGGGACCAACTCGGCCGCCGGCGTCGGCTACGTGCCCGTCCCGTTTGCCTGGGTCTACACGGCGGTCAATGCCCTGAGCGACGTGCGCTGCGGCGGCCTCCGCGCCCTCAGCGAGTCGTACATGGTGGCCATGGGCGAGCCGCCGGCGCAGATCTACCAGCGTATGTCCTACTCGTACACGGCGGGCCTCTACCGGTTCAAGTTCTTTTCGGGCCGCACCGTCGACGGCATCCAGGCCATGCTGGCCAACCAGGTCGACCTCTCGTCGATCACGGCCCTGCCGACGCGCGCCCAGATGGACCTCGTGCCCGACGTCGTCCTGTTGCCCATGCAGATTGGCGCCATCGGACCCATCTACTCGGTGCCGGAACTCGTCGGCCACGCGCCGCTCTACTTTGACTGGTCGGTGCTCACCGGCATCTACCTGGGCGAGATCCGCACGTGGGACCATCCGCGCATTGCCGCCCTCAATCCGGAACTGGCCCCGTACCTGCCGGCGGGCCGCGAGATCACCATCGTCTACCAGGTGCTGCCGTCGTCGGTGGCGGCCCACTATACACACGCGCTCACGCTCATGAACGCCACCTTTGCCGCCAAGGTCGGCTACCGGTGGGACATTCAGTTTCCGGTCATGTTTGACGAGCCCAACCGCACCGTGGGCATCGTGGGCATGGCCGTGCCGCCCGCCGTCCAGGCCCACCCCTACTCGTTTACCTTTTGGCCCACGCACGCGCTGCAGGGCGTCGTGGCGTCGTCGCCGGCGGCATGGTCAACCCGGCGGGCAACCGCGTGCTGCCCGACACGGCCTCGCTGGCATCGACCCTAGCCGACTTTGCGCCCGCCATGGCCGCCGCCGACATTGTCCTACCCGACGTCGACCCGGTGGCCGGGCCGGGCGCGCGCTCGTGGCCCGTCGCCATGTACAACTATTTGATGTTGCGCACGCGCACTTCGTCGACTGGATCTACTGGGCGCAGAGCACGTCCGAAGCGCGCGCCCTCGCCGAGCAAAACTATGTCGTCATGTGCAGCGCCTCCGAGGGCATGATGGCGCGCGTGCTGGCCATTGTCGTCAACATCACCGTGGACGGCGTGCCCGTGAGTTCGCTCTATGGCTGCGTGGCCCCCAACGACGGGCGCGTGTGCTCGGATCACGGCACCTGTATCGACTCGGTCTGTGTGTGCACGCCACCGTGGACGGGCGTTCATTGCGCCACCGACGGCACCCTGTCGGCTTCGACCGACTCGACATCCGTAATCATCCCGGCCGTCGTCGCGCCCGTCGTCGCCGGCTTGGGCCTGCTGATCATTGTCGCTGCATTGGTGATTGCCATGGTCATGTGGCGCGCGCGTCGCCGCCTCCACGACGATGACTGGGAGATTGACCCGACGGAACTGGACATGGGCGACCAACTGGGCGCCGGCGGCTATGGCACCGTGCACAAGGCCAAGTGGAAGGGCACCGTCGTGCGTCGTCGCGCAGCACGGCCACGGCGACGGCCGCCTGGCTGAGACCGGCATAGGGCTGGTTGGCGCCGTGAGCAGTTCCCAGAGGACGACACCAAAAGCATAGACGTCGCGCGGATCATGTCGGCCGTCGTCAGGGTCCCCGTCGCTGCCGCTGCGCCAGCAGAGGTGTGATCGCCGGCAAGGATCTCGGCGCCATCCACTGCACGGTGCCCTCGATGGCCGTGCTCGTGCGCGACCCATGATCGCCCGCGCCGCGGGGTGAGGCCAAAGTCAGACACCTTGAGGTTCCACTTGGCGTCGAGCAAGAGGTTCATCGCTTGAGATCGCGGTGGACGACGCCCGACGAGTGCAAAAAGTGCATGCCCTTTGCCGCTGGTAGGCGAGGCGCACCGCAAGCGCCGGCGGCAGTCGGGGATCAACTCGTTGGCCAAGAGGTCGTGCAGCGATCCGAGTGCCATGTACTCCATGACGATGCAGGCGTGACGGCCTTGGTGCATGCCGCCATAAACAAGACGACGTTGGGGTGGCGGTAGGCTCGACCGCGCATGCCCCCGACGGGTACGATCATGCCGCCGACCTTTGTCGACTTTGAGCGCCTTGTCGTCGACTGCTGGAACCGCGATCCCATGATGCGACCGGCATTTCTCGAAGCCATGACCCGCCTTAGCACGATCATTGACGGCGACACTTCGTCGTCGGCAGGCGGCCGCTATACGGGCACCTCGTCGTCGTCGTCATCAATGGCGTCGTCATCGTCCTATGCGGGATCGTCTGGTGGTGGTGGCGGCGGCGCCCAGGCAGACACCGACGAGCCCTCGCTCCTGGCCGATTCGGTGCGCGGCTTTGACCGCAGCAGTCCCGCTGCCACGCCCATCACCGTCCACGTGGGCCACAAGCGTGCGCCCGTCGCCGACGACCAGGGTCCCGTGACGGTCGTGTTTACCGACGTGCATAGGGCCGACACCCTGTGGGACGAGATCCCACGGGCGATGAAGGACGCGCTGGTTGAGCACAATCTCACCGTGCGCACCGCCGTGGCCGCCCACGGCGGCTACGAGTCGCCCTTTGGCGCCGACCGTCCCGCCGGCGAGGGCACCTTTTGCCTCGTGTTTGCGCGCGCCGACGCCGCCTTGGACTTTTGTCGCACCGCCCAGACGGCCCTCTTGGACGCCGAGTGGCCGCCGCACCTCTTGCACCATGCCGACGCGTGCGAGGAGACGGGCGGAAACGCCGACGACGCGGTCGTGTTTCGCGGCCTGAGAGTGCGCATGGCGGTGCACACGGGCCGCGTGCGCGCCACCATGGACCCGCTCACGCGTCGCTACACATACACGGGTCCGGGCGTCGATGGTGGCGGCCGCGTTGGCCTGCGTCGCCAAGGGGTCGCGTGCTCGTGTCGGTCGACGCGCGTCGCGCCCCGAATGTTGGTCGGATCATCGCCGCCGTCACCGGCATCACCGTCGTCGTCGACTGGCGCGGACATTGACACTGGCAGTAACAGTGACGGTGCAATGGGCGCCTTGTCTTTGGTCGGCTGGCGACGCCGACCGTGGCCCTGCGCGGCGGTCGTGCAGCAACGACGGCCTGCGAACTCTACACTGTCCCGCCGGCACTTTGGCGGCGCCCACCTGGGTCCTGATGCCGACCACGATAGAGGAGACGACAATTACAGCCGATGGCGACCCGCATTCCACAGACGAACAACAACAACAACAACAACGGCGACCTCCAACAGTATAGCGACCCGTCGGGCGAGACGGACGCGCGTGCCATGTTTTGGGCACGTCGAGCGCGTCGCAGTTGTGCTCGACTATGAGGAGATTGTAGTGGGCGAACAGATTGCGCCGGCACCTATGGCGTCGTCCATCGGGGCAAGTGGAAGGGCGTCGACGTGGCCGTCAAACGCTTTGTCAAGCAGCGTCTCGACGAGACCAGCGCATCGACTTTCGCGCCGAGGTGGCCGTCCTGTCTGAGGCGCGCCACCCCAACATTGTGCTCTTTATCGGCGCGTGCGTGCGCGCCCCAATGTGTGCATCGTCACCGAGTGGGTGCGCGGCGGCAACCTGCGCCAACTGCTGGCCCGTCGACGGTCAATGCTCTGGCGCGTGCGTCTGTCGATCCTGCGCGACATTGCGCTCGGCCTCGACTATCTGCACACTGCGCACCCCGACATTGAAGATTATGCACAGAGACCTCAAATCGTCCAACGTCCTCGTTGCGCCCGACGATTCATCTGACGGCGCGTGGACGGCCAAGTTGGCCGACTTTGGCTTTGCGCGCGCCAAGGCCGACATGGCGACAATGACCCGGTGCGGCACGCCGGCCGTGACGGCGCCGAGATCATCCGCGGCGAGACCTATTCGGAAAAGGCCGACATCTACTCGCTGGGCGTGGTCATGTGGAGGTGCTCACGCGCCGCCAGCCCTATGCGACGCCAACTTTGTGCGCATCTCGCTCGACGTCCTTGAGGGCAGCGGCCCGACGTGCCCGCCGACTGCCCTTCCGGCCTTTGCCCAACTCATGCAGAGGTGCTGGCACCGCAAGGCGCACAAGCGTCCGTCGGCCGCCGACGTCGCTGCGGGTCTCTTGGCCATGGCCAACACGGAACTCTTGGTCTGAGCCACCGTCTTTTTTTTTCACGCCGCCCCTTTGTTGGCGTGCCCCCTCTTTCCCCCCAAATCGTCACACGCACGATTACGATTCTTTATTACGCTAGTTTTGCGGGAAAAAATATATTCCATTTTAAAAGAAAAGGTATTTTCTTTGCTGTTTGTCCTTTTGTCGGGCTATCGCTCGTGCGCGAGGACGGCCTTTTTTTCGTCGCGGTGCCAGAGAGGCGAGGCTGCGGCCTCGTGACCTTGCAGTTTTTGGGGGCCGCCGCGCGACCGCACAGCCCTTTTGCCGTCGCGGCTGCTTTTTGACCATTCCTTTTTTTTTGGTTTTGATTTCGGAAAAAAGGCAAAAAGTCGCGGCACTTGCCATTGTTTGCGCCCAAACCCAACAAAAAGGGGGGCGACAAAAAGCATGGTTCCGTGCTCCTTTCTTTTTTTCTCTCGTCAGTCACGCGCTCCCGAGCGCCAGGGCAAAAACTCGAATGCCTCGACTTGTCCTTGTCCTTTTTCCCTGTATGGTTTCCGCGTAATCACGAAAAAAAAACGAAATCGGACTCGGCTGACGTGGATGCCCGCGCCCTTGTGGTGTTGTTGTTGTCGTTTGGACCCGACCGCACGGCGAGGCACAAAAGGGCCAGGGCAACGGATTCGTGCCAAGATACGGCGGGGTTCTTGCAAAAGTGAGAGTGGCGCCACGGGGGACGAGGCAAAGCGCGAGGGAGGGATGAAAGAGGAGCGACGGCAGCGTCGCCTCCATCAGGCGAGGCGAGGCTTCCGGCGCGCTCCACCAGTAAGAGCCGACGGAAACACAGAGTTGTGCTCCAAAGAAAGAACAACCACAAACCTCGACCCTCTCAAAAGAAAGAACAAGACAAAAAGATACCATGACCGACTATGAAACCCTCGCGTGGTCGCGCTCTGCACTGGACGAGTCGGTCCTCTCGGCCGACGACGGCGACGCCGCCCTCCGCGGCCTCTTGCGGCGGTACGTGAGCGGCTATGTCTTGTCGACGCCTTCCGCTGCCGATGACATTGACGACGACGGCGGCGACAACGATGGTGACGGCGGTGCTGACGACAGGGATCAACTGTTTTTTGATCAGCATTATAGCGCGCGCATGGCCTTTGTCCACCGTGACGCGTCCAAGAGCAGAGACATTGACCAAAACAATGACGACGACGACGACGACAATCTTGCCGATGGCGACGAACAGGACACGGGAGAACACGCCTGGACGGGACAGTGTGTCGGCGCCGGCCAACGCGACAGTGTCTACCTCGCGCAAGACACGCAAGACAATGACGAGGACGGCGCCACACTTTTGGCCATGCTTTTGGCCCGCGTCGACGACGATGACGAGGAGGAGGAAGAGGATGGAGAGGACGTCGATGGCGCCGGAGATGACGCCCAGCGGGCCTATGCCGATGCCCTGGTCGGCGTGCTCGGCGACGTCGACGAAGTGCACCTGCACAGCGACGGCTCGGTGGCGCTGCGCAAGGACCGACGCCTGCCCGTTCTCCTCATGGGCGGCGTGGCGGCACCGGCCAAGATCGCCGACGCCTCGCTGACGGCGGCGCAGGCCGACGACGGCGTCACCGTCCTCTTGGGCGAGGTGGCTCTGTTGGCCGACGAGGTGGGCGCCGCCGAACGCGCCTGCTGGCCGACGACGCCGGCGCCGTCGTCACCGCCCTCCACAACCACTGGGTGTCGGACCCGACCCTCTACTACCTGCACTTTCAGGCCCTCACGCGCGACCCCACTGCCTTTTTGAGCACGATCGCGCCCTGGTGGCGCTCGCTCTAGGGCGGCAGGAAAGTCGCGTGACCACCCGGCTCTGGTTTGGCCAAGGCACCCCGCACATGTGAGGCCTGCATGGCGGCGCTCCTTTTTGTTTTCCCTTGGCCCCTCCCCTTTTTCTTTCCAAACAAAAAAAAGAGATGCCCAAAACACTTTGCGGCGCGCTGCCTGGCGGGGTGGGAAAAAAAGGGCGCCCTGTCTTTTCTTTTCCATCTGGCACCGAGCCCCTTCTTTGTTTGTGGTCCGCCCGAATTGACGGGCACCAGGAAAGAGACGCACGCAACAACAAAAAAGGGAACACACCAAGGCACCACTGGGAACCAATCGCGTTCACTCTTTGCACAACCAATAACATCGACAACCACACGGCGACCGGTGCGGACTGCAAAGGGCGACATCGCCATACAAGCACAGACACCTAGAGAAAGACGCAAAAAGGGGATGGACTATGATCGCGGCCAGCGAACCCGTCTCCATGCCCTTTGGGAGACGCGACGACATTATGCTCATCTCGCCGACGATGCGCACCCACATCGACCAACTCGTCCTCTCGGTGCAAAGGGCGCGCGACGAGGGCGTCCCACTCGACGACGCCTTCCGCGACAGTGTGTGCCGGCGCCTGGGCCTCACCGACGACCAACTCACCGCCCTTTTGCAAGTGGCGCTTGTCGAGCAACGCAAGCAGATCGAGAAAGCGCGGCGCACGCAGCGTCGCCTAGAGGCCGAGTTGTGCGCCAAAAGGGCAGGATCGCGTCGGGGGCCACTATCGGGCGTGTGGGACTTTTGTCTGTCTTGGTGCGGCTAGGCGCGGCCGCTGCCTTTTTTGGTCCGGCCTGCATTTCTCGGTGCTGGGGCTTCTTGTACCCAAACAAATAAAGAAAAAACCAAAAAGAAACCAGAACGAAAAAAAGTCGCCCTCGCCGAGTCCTTTTGTGGCGCCTCGTCGCAAGAAAGAAAAAATGGCAGACCCAACATAGGCGGCGCCTCCTCTGTCCCCTGCACAAAGGTCTGAGAAGCGACAGGAAGGGGCTCCTCCTCCAAAAAACGAGAGAAAAGCCAGGCGCGCGGTCGGGACCTCGTGACTTTTAGGCTCCCGTAGTTCCTTTTTCGGCCCTGATGGACGGCCACCATAGGAAAGATCCGGGATACGTGCCGTGCACCGCAAAAAGATGCCCCAACAGAGAGTAAAAAAACAGTGTGACGTCATCACAACCTGCTGCGTCGACGCCGCCATTCTACCCGACATAAAAGGAGGCGTAATTTATTTTTCGTGGGCGCACGCGGGCCATGCAAAGGCGCTGGCAATCAAGAGATAGCAGCGACAGACATCGGGCGACAGAACTTGACCATGGGTCGCATGTGATTGGACCCGTCGTCATGCGGTTCGAGAGCGCGCATAATGGCGACGCTGGGGAGGTCTTGCCGACGGTGCGTGTCCGCTTGGACCAACTCGCTCTTTTGGCGCAAAGGGCACGCGACAACGGCGTCCCACTCGACGATGCCTTTTGCGACGATGCGTGCCGACGTCTGGCACTTACCGAGAGCCAATTTGACAACCTCCTCGACATGACCCTCGCCGACAAGCATCGACGGATCGAACAGGAGCGATGCAAGCAACGTTCTCTAGAGGCCGAGCGCTGCCGCCTCGATGCCGAGTTGCGCCATGGACCGCATTCGTGCAGCGTGTGGACTCTCCCTGCGCATTGCAGCCGAGGATGGCGCCAACTGCTCCCCTGCATGGGGAGTGACCAGAAAGCAGGCGGCAAACTGAAATTGTCTTGATTATTGTCACTGCACCTAAAATATGCCCCTCATTGTCGTTGTTGTTTTCTTTTTGCCTTTGGCCTTGCTTTCAGCCCACCTTTGTCGATCAAAAAAACAGAAAAAAGAGGGCAGGTCGCAGTGATGTGCCAACGGCATGTGGCCTTTTGGAAAGGGAAAAACTCTAGGCGGCCCTTGTCGTTGGTTTGTTTTTTTTCAAACAAAAAAAGAGGAGGGGACCAACGCGGCCACTGCCCAGTCGCCGGCCAGCGTCGGTCCACCCGCCGCTTATAAAAATCGAAAGGGACACCAAACAAAAAAGGTCCTCAACAGACATAACATACACACAACAGGCCTCACACTCTCGCACAACCCGCCAACCATGACGTCGACCTTTTTCTCAAACCCTGCCGACGTGCCCGCCGAGGCGACAGCAGACGCCAAGCCCACGCTGACGCTCGGCGCCTTTTGGGAGGCCGTGTCGGCGATGCCCAAAGACGCCCCAGTGTGCCGCATCAAATTGGCGCCGGCCTTTGTCGTGCCCAAACAGTCCTACTTGGAGACGGGGCCCCTGGCGTCCTTGGACAAGATCGACCCCGACGCTTTTGAAGGCGCTGCGGCCATCACCGTCTATGAGGATCGGCACACCTTTGGGCCGGCCTCGGTGGTGGCCGCCCAGATCGAGCCGCTCCTGGGTCGCCACTCGCACCGGCGACTTGTTTCTGGAGGCGACGCTGTGACGGGCTTGTTGACCACGACGCGCTTGGCCACCGGCAAACCTCTGACAGCCGACCACCTGTGTCCCGACTCGGCGGTGACGTCAGAGACAATCATCAGGGCGACAGAGGCACTCGCGCGGACGACCAAGGTAGACGACACGTCGATCGTCGCGGCCATGGAGCCGGCCCTGCCCGACGGCATCCATGTCTGCCTCTACCGCGTGGGTGATCGTGTGTTTGATACAGCGGCCTTTAAGACAACGTTCCCGCGCCTCACGACCCAGGAGCGCAGAGACATTTTCACTCGGGTGGACAGACCCGCCGGCGCCAGGACGGGCGTGTACGGAAGGCTTTCGATGTGGTCGGCGCCTGCCGACATTACCTATGAGATGCTCGTGGCCGCATTCGGCCCCACGCAGTCGGCGCTCGATCGCCTCCGCAACATTGCCGCTTGCGCCGGCGCCGTCCCCACTGCTCGCGATCCCGCCTGCCCCCAGTAAAAAATGGAGATTGATAACTCGGATCTGAATCGAAAAACCGAAACAGAAATAAAACCCAAACCTGAAACCAAAACTTGAAATCGCCCTTTCGTGCACCTTTTTTGAGGTGGCTGCCTTTTTATGTGTGTCTTGTTGTTGCGCTACGACATTCTTTCGAGATTAGAAAAAAAAGGGCGCTCGGTTGGTTTGTGTTGTCGTCATCGTCTGTTTTTTTGGGAAAAAAAACAAAAAATGCGGATGCCTTTTCGTGCGCCTTGCCGGGCTGTCAAAAGCCGACGCCGCCCAAGAGGCCAGCCTCGACAACCTGGTGCGATCGCGCCCACCCGCAAGGGTCAGGAAAAAAGAGGAAACTGGCACCTTCTCGCTCGCCCACCGTCTGTTTTTTCCCGGTTGGAAGAAGAGGAAAAAAGGACGACGCACATGTCGCAGGCAAAGGGCACACCGCTGCGCAGCGCGACGACGCCGGTCGAGGTCGTCGCCTCGACCGTCGCCTGGTACCATTTTCTCCCTTCCCTCCGACACCTCGCCCCTATATTTCCTAAATCAAAAAAAAAGAGGAACGAAAAAGGGCTAGTGGAGGGGGGCGCGGTAGGGCAGGCGCTGACCTTTTTTGTCACTCATCCTGCTCTCTGCCTTTGAGTGTGTGTGTGTGGGTGGGTGTGTGTGTAGGGACGACATGACCCTGCGCTACTCGCCCGACGTCGACGCCATCGTCATCGACCTGACGCCGGCCGAGTACGTCACCAACGAGACCGTTGCCTTGGACGCGCCCTCGGATGCCTTTCTGGATGTGGACAACGTCGGCAAGGCCATCCGCATAGAGTTTCTCGACGCGTCAAGCGTGTTTGCCTGCCATTTTCACGACCATCCGGACGACGTGGACGGCTGCGGGTATGTTTTTCTCGTCGTCCTTGGCGCCTGTTTTTCTTTTTTGTTTTCTTGTTTTTCAAAACCCGCCATCACACTGCGCCTCTTGAAAGTTTTCGTTGCGTGGCTCTTGCACCTTGGCCAGGTGGTGGTCTGAGACATGACCCTAACCCTTTTTTTTGCCGGTGTATTTCCTTGTCTCGGTTATCGCCGTTGATGGCGGATCGATGGCGACCCTGATGAATTGATACTCTTTTGCTTGGAAAAAACATTGTGCGTCAGGCCGTTGGAATGGCGCGCGCGGTACGAGTCGGACCGGCTGACGCTGTCCTTTGTGGGCGACGCCGACCGGCGCGCCGTGGCGGCTTCGGACATGGACGAGGGCATCACCATGCACACCGACGACGCAGGCCGGATCGTGGCCGTGTCAATCGCCGATGCCATCAGAATTGTTCACCGCCGGGTCCGCCCTCATTCTTGACCCACGCGTGCCACGCAAATGATGGTTTTTCTCACGGCGCCTGTCCCCCAAGTCTTGTTTTTATTCAATAGTGGGACACCACAAAAAAAAGACTGAGAGAGGCCCAAACAAGGCAGACTTTTGGCTTGACACTGTTGCCGTCGTCGGGCTTGCTTGCTTGCCTGTCGCGCTCTTCTTTTTTTGTTTCGAGAATCCAACCAATTAAACATTTTTTGTGTATTGAAAACGGCGCATTGTTGAGGGGCGGCCATACGCGAGTGCGCTCAACAAAAAATTGGGTTTGGCGACAACAGGCACGGCGGCCGACACCCTCTTGTCGGGCATTGAATGCGCAAAAGTACCTACGGCCGACAAAATAGTCCGACTACAGACAACAACCCCAACAAAAAAGGCTTGTCGAAAAAAAAAGAGGACAGCGGCAAAAACCATATGGCAGAACAAGGGGCCGACGAGGCGGAAAAGGCCAACGGGCAAGTGCACACACACCCAGAGTGTGGCATTGACAATCTCCCCGACGAACTGGTCGTCGACATCCTGGTGCGCGTCGAATGTGTATGGCTGCGCGACTCGGCTGCCTTGGTCTGCCGTCGGTGGCGCCGTATCATCTTTGCCTATATACCGCAACGGTGTCGGGGTCATGCATCGGGCCTGGGCGAGGGATGGGCCACGCTCGAAGCCGCTCACCACGGCCACCTTGGCTGCCTCGACGACCTGGAGCGCCGCGGTCTGCTCTGCTGGTCCAAGAGCGTCGCCTATACGGCAGCAGCCAATGGACATCTGGGCGTGCTGGAGCGCGCCCGTGCGGCCAAATGTCCGTGGGACGAGACCGCGTGCCAGGCCGCCGCGCGCAGTGGACGCCTCAATATTCTCCAGTGGCTCCGCCGTCATGGATGCCCCTGGGACGAGCGTACGACCTATGGTGCCGCCTTCAAAGGTCACATCGACTGCCTGCAGTGGGCACTAGAAAACGGCTGTCCTTTGACTGCGTGGACGATCGAGGGCGCAGCGGCCGGCGGCCATCTCGCCCTTTTGACATGGCTCGATGAGCAATGGCGCAAAATCGTTGCAAAGCCGATCCCGGCCTTGTTCCTCTATGATGGAAGTGCCGTCGTCCCTGAGCCCTGGGCTACAACGCCTTGGACAGCACGTCTAACAGCGGCAGCCGCCCGCGGTGGCCACCTTGCCTGCCTTGCATACTTGTACGAGCGTGGATGTCCATGGGATGTGCGCACTATGACAGCCGCCGCCACATGGGGCCACTTTGATTGCCTTGTTTATGCCCACGAGCACGGGTGCCCGTGGAATGCCGGCGCGACCGACGGCGCATTTGATGCAGGCCACCACCAGTGCCTTGTCTATGCCATCGAGCACGGTTGTCCCCTGTCTGCTCGTGTTGCATCGGAAATGGTGTGGGATGATGGCGATCAAGTCGGGGACAGTCTGGCTACAGAGGCCTATCCGAGCCGCGCCCTGCCCGACCCCTGACAAAAAAATCGAACCCATAAAATGCCTTTTTCTTTTTTTTTAAAGTGCGAACCAAGGGCCATGCGTCATGAGGGCAAATTGCCTATAGTCCGGCCGACCAGTCTGAAATCCGAGGTCGGTTGGGTGGTGGGACGCCGACACGCCACTGCGCACAACCCGCACACGACGTCATTTTTTGCACTACATTGCCTCTTTTTTTTATAATGGTCTCTGTCGATGGGACGGGCTGTGGGGCCAAAGGGCAAGGCAGCGGCACTTGTCCAGGTCTATGGACGCTGCGCCATGACCTTGCACGCCGTGCACGGCGCGCTGGTTTCGCAAGACATGGCGTCGCCAGTGCCATGCGAGGTGATTTCGCCATCGAGCGGCACCTTCCCACTCCACGTGCCAACGATACACGACCCGTCGGGGTAGACGCAGGTGCCGTGGCCGGTGGACCCCAACGACGGGGTCCACCCGCCCTCGTAACGAAATCCGTCGGGTCGCGTGACGACCATGTGGAGTGTGTCCGAGTCGCACTCGATGGATGCAACTTGCTCGCCGTCGGGGCGGCCTGGTGTGTTGCCGTTGCCGTCACAAGGCTGCCTGTCTCGAAACACGCCCGCACATTCTGTGCCGTCGGCCCAGCGTTGGACGCCATAGCCGCACCTTACGCCGTTGGCCCACCAGCCGTGGTAGGTCCTGCCATCCGGACACCGAGCCATTCCATACCCACTGGCATAGTCGTCTGCCCACTGTCCGTCATACTCTGCGAGGCCGTCGCCGATGCCAACGCCGTAACCATGCTTTTTACCGGCACGGTAGAGGCCGCGGTAGGCGCGGCCTTGAGGCGCCGCCTCCTCGCCGTATCCATGCGGCAGGCTATTTTCCCACTGGCCGTCGTACCGCGAGCCGTCGGGGCGCAGGTAGGAACCATAGCCGTGTCGGTCGTTCCTGGCCCAGTCGCCCTCGTAGCGGTTTCCGTTGGCGTACTGTGCCGATCCGTGTCCGTGCTGTTTGCCCTCTTGCCACAGGCCATCGTAGACGAACCCGTCACCGGAATCATAGACTCCGCGCCCGTGGCATCGGCCGTGTTCCCATTCCCCCCGGTACGAATCTCCGCTGGCGTAGATGTGTAGGCCGCATCCGTGCCGCTCGCCGTCCTTCCATTCGCCTTCATATACGCTCCCGTCCACCCACCTGCATATTCCATGGCCATGGTATTCGTCCTCTTGCCAGTAGCCGTCATAGGTCTCGCCTCCTCTCGTAACATTGACGCCGTACCCATGGCGCTTGCCGTCCTTCCAGTGGCCTTCGTAGCGACTGGGCGGGTCGGCACCGTTGTCGTCTCGGTTCCTCGTGGGCGGGCGCGTGCTGCCGCGGGGGATCGCCAAGGCAAGGCCGTAGCCGTCGGGCTTGCCGCCAACCAAATCGCCCCAATAAACTCGCCGATGCCAGTCCAAGTCGATCGTCGCGGCGCCGACCTGGAGGTCAGATGAGGCAGCGTCGGCAATGCGCGCCTGAGCCTTGTAGAGCCAACGCCAGTCCTTGTCCGCGTCCAAGAACCGCTGATGTAGGGGCGGACCAAAGCGGGTCTCGCACATGCCACGCCATACGGTCGCGTCCATCGCCAATAGGTAGTGGCGCTTGCATGTCAACGCCCACCAGAACAAACTGGCAGGGTCGTCACCGAGGGCGCGGGTGATGGCGAGGGCAATCTCTTCGGGCACGCAGTCAAATGGCGAGGCGTCCTCCATACAGACCCACCTTTTGGCAGCCTCTGCGTCGTCGCTTGCCGGCTGCGCATTGTTTTTGGAAGCGCCCTCCCTCTCTGGGCAGTCGCTTTCGGCCATTTTGAGGGAAAATTGTTTTTTTTGCTGTCGATCTTGGGCACAAGAGCACAACTTTTTTGCGTGTCCATTCACGAAAAGCCGGGTACAAAAAGCCGCAAACCAATCTTCTTTTTTTTTGTGAGGTACCAAGGACAATTTGAAAGGCAATTATGCTGGGGTTGTTGCCTCGATCGGCAGGCTTTGCCGCGGGCCATTGTTGCCTTGTCGGTCATGCGTGCTCTTGCCATTTGGACCTGGTGGGCGTAGACAAGGTGCACTGTCATTGGCTCATGTCGGCGCTGCGCACACCAGGCCTATGTTCTCCGTCTTTTTTTTCGTGACCGGCCGCTTGCGGCACGCCGCGTCGGCGATGCCGAGACGCATTCTAAAGAAAAAAAGGGCACCCATTTTCGCTTGTAAAAGAGAGGCCGCGATTACGGGCCGTGCATCAACTTTGCAGGGTAGGGCGACTAGACGCCAACGGCAGTCTGACTGCATGACAAAGATGGAGAGTTGTGCAGAGCACCCGCCGCCTTTCGATACACTGCCCGACGAACGGATGGCCGCCGTCCTGTCGTGCCTGCCATGTGTCGACCTGTGCCAGCGTGTGATTCGGGTCTGCTGGCGGTGGAATCGAATCGCAAATGATCCGACAGCACTAGGGCGTACGCTCTGCACTGTGTCTCCACGGCCGCGGGGAAAAAGGCGTCGAGCCGAGACGTATGCGATGGCGGCACGGGCGGGTCACGTCCTCTGCCTGGCACGCCTCGGTGAATCGCCTCGGCATCGTTGGGGCGACGGAAAGTGCCTTGCCGAGGCCGCCGAGAGGGCCACCTGGACTGTCTGCAGTATGCCCACAGACACGGCTGCCCATGGCATCCATACGTGTGCGAGATGGCCGAAGCGCATGGCCGTGTCGACTGCCTGCGCTACGCACACGAGCGCGGCGCAAAGTGGCGCGGCTACTGCAATGATGCCGCCGGCGGTGGACACCTCGACGTCCTGCGCTATGCCAAGGAAAAGAGCCTCACGCACGATCTCGATGTGTGTTGGCAAGCGGCGGGGAATGGGCATCTGGACGTCCTCCGCTATGCAGTGACAAACGGCTGGAGCATGTGCGTGGGCACCTTGTCCAGTGCCGCGAGGCATGGCCACCTCGATTGCCTGCGCTATCTGCACGAGGTCCGTGGCAATGGCACGATTGTGACGCCGTGTCTCGGCGCCGCCGCGGGTGGCCATCTCGACTGTTTGCGCTACGCGCACGAGCATAACTATTCGTGGGTGAGCGACGTGACACGGATGGCGGCCAAGGGCGGTCACATCGACTGTCTGCGCTATGCGCACGAGCACGGCTGCCCGTGGCATCTTCGCACATGCATCACCGCCGCGAAAAGAGGCCGTCTCGATTGCCTGCGCTATGCATGTGAAAACGGTTGTCCTTGGGGCACGGCCACCTGCGCGCGCATGGAGGCGGTAGGTGCCGATCCCGCGTGCGTCCAGTATGCGCGCGATAATGGATGCCCGCCCGACTAGGGAGGGTCGGTGCCGTTCCAACCCTCTCTCCCTCCTCCTCGACACCATTGATCGTGGCGTCCCGCAAGGCAGGTCACGATGGTCAGCCAAGGGTGCCGCGTCGCTACACGATCTCGGGCGGCTCGGTCGATCTTCTCTTTTTTTTTCGACTGGTCGACAAAGTCCTCCGTCGAGCAGTGACGCGTCCCCGCCAGCCCGCACTCTCTTTTTCCTCTCTCTATCTTTGTCTCTTTATTTCTTTTTTTGTACGTGTATAATAAAAATGAAAGAGGGCAGTGCGGTGTCGCCACGGTTCCCGATGGCGGCCAAGTGCAACTGCCCAATTGTCTGTGCATCTGCCTCAAAAGAGGCCCATGACGTATATTGCCACGACGTCGTCCCGCAAGAGAAAGAGGGCGCGCGCGCATGCGGCTGATACCGCGCAAACTACCGGGCGCGCAGATCAAGAGGCCAAAATGTGCACGGAGCACCGTTCTTTCCGGCATTTGGCGCACGACGCCCGCGCACATGCGCAGCATACTGGCGCCGGATGTTGCGATCTGCTGGGCCGGCCTCCCTGTGGTGCGGTTGGGTTGATTGCGAGAGAAACACTAGCGGTGCGCAATGCCCAAACACGTATATTTTTTTTCCTGCGCATTGGCCCACACCGCGCGCCAACCGCCGTTGTTGTCCGTGCCCAGGAGACACACGGCCGTACACCGAAAAGGGACAGGGAGAAAAAGAGGCGCGAGGAAAACGAAACAAGGACCAAACAACTTTTCGTTAAAGAAAGAGCCAAAGCGATTGCGCTGCACAGAGAAAGAGGGCGACCGGACAATGACCACGATGGCAGCGACGAGGAGGACAACGATCAACGACATGCCCAACGAGGTTCTCGCGCACATTCTAGACCACGTCGGGTGCATCGAGGCCACGGCGGTCTGGTCGCTTGTCGATCGCCGCTGGTGCGCGCTGGTGTCCTCTGCGCGGGCCACAGGCCGCTGGGCCTGCGCCGGCGCCCAGTGCGTAGCGCGGGCTCGCGAACAACGTCGCTCGCGCAAATACGCCATGAGAATGGCCGCGGCCGGCGCCGGCCACACGCACTGCATCGAGTACCTCGGCGTCGGTGCCTCGGTCTCAGCGCGCAACCTGAGCGAGGCGGCGGCCGCCAACGGACGCCTCAATGTCCTGCGCTGGCTGGACGATATACGTTGCGCGTGGAAATCCGCGCGCGTCGTCTTGTGTGCCGCGGCGGGCGGCCATCATGGTTGCCTGGACTATGCGCTCGTCAAGGGATGTCCCGCCAGTACACAGGCAGTGGAGGCCGCCGCGGCAAAAGGGCACGCCGAATCGATGCGACGCCTTTTGGCGCCAGATAATGACAGGAGCGACACCGTGGACAAATCAGACAGTGCGGTGGCGACGGCGGCCGCCCGCGGCGGCCATCTCGATTGTCTCATCTATGCGCACGAGAGCGGCTGGGCATGGAGCAGACGCACGACGACAGCCGCGGCCAAGGCCGGCCGCATCGAATGCCTTGCCTATGCGCACGAGAACGGGTGCGTCTGGTCGACGCGAACGGCTCGCGCGGCGGCGAAACGAGGCCACCTCGACTGCCTACGCTATGCGCACGAGAAGGGCTGCGCGTGCGACTCTCACACGGTAGACTGCGCCGTGCGAGGCGGGCACGCCGCCTGCCTTGACTATCTCTTGGGCGTCGCCGTGCCCGGCGGCGCAGACGCAGAGACGTGGTGGCTCGCTGCCGCGTGCGGCAGAGTCGCGTGTCTCGACGTGCTGCGCGTGCACGCCGCGGGCCGCAATCGCGCCGAGTACGTGTGCGAGGCCGCCATCGCGGCCGGTCATCACGACGTGCTCTTGTGGATGATCGCCAATCTAAACTACCGGGCGATCGACAAGGAGCACAGGGCCGCCCGCTTGGGTCGTCTGGAATGTCTGCGCGTCGTCGCCGCCGTGGGACCACAGCAGGGCGACGCGTCGATCGCGGCGGCGGCCAGCGGCGGCCACACGGAATGCATCAAGTACCTGCGCGACAAGGGGTTCCCCATGGATGCACGTGCGTGCGAGGCCGCAGCGGGCGGCGGCCATCTCGAATGTCTGACCTTTTTGCGCGAGGTGCTCGGGTGCGCATGGGACGAACGCGCGTGCATCGCCGCGGCAGCGGCCGGCCGCGTCGACTGCCTGGCCTATTTGCACCGCAACGGATGCCCGTGGGCGCACGACACCGTGTCGGCCGCCATAAAGCGTGGTCGCGTCGCCTGCCTGACCTATGCGCTCGACAACGAGTGTGTGCACGATGCATACGCGGCCGCCGTCGAGGCCATCGACCGTGGCCGTACGTCGTGCCTGGACGCCCTGTGCCGGGCGGGCGCACCCCTCGACCAACACCTCTTGGCCAAATGCATCCGTTCCGGACAGAGCGGTCTCATCAAGGTGCTGGCGCGCCACGGGTGCCCGCGCGGCGCACTGACCTGCCACGACGCACGGGATTGCGAGGACGCGCGCGTCCTCTGCACCCTCTACAAACTGGGATTTCCGTGGGGACCGTCGCGCAGGATCATGGGCCGGAGCGAGGACGCCGTGTCGAGGTTGGCCAATCCGTGCGCCATGCCAAAGCCCCGCAAAGAGGGGGCCAGGCGACGCCGAGCCGGCAAGGCCAATAGGAGGGGGTCGCCCGGCGGCATGCTCACCATCGCGCTGGTCTTGTAAAAGGCTCTGGGCAAGAAAAACGGGAAAAAAAAGAGACAAAGAAACACAAACAGGCGCCATGCGCGTTCTCATTTTTTTTAATTTTTTGTTCCTTCACATGACCTCCTTTTTTAATGTCGCCGTTGTCGGGCGGCGTCGTCTGCGCTGGTCGCACAGGCGCCCCACCAAGACAAAAAGGCGGCTTTCGCGGTCGTTGGCGGCTTTTGTGTTTTTTTTTCCGTGCCGCGTCGTCTGGCGCTGGTTGACGGCCCGTTCTTGCAGTTTTCGACCAATATGAATTATTAGGTCGTGTTTTCTGGATTTTTGTTGGTAGGAAATTGGAAGGACGGGCCGTCGGCACAGCGTTAGTGTCGCCCGCTCGCCATTTGTCCGCCAAAAACCTTTCTCCTGTGCGCGTGTTGGCTCTTGTCTATTTTTTGTTTGTGATCGGTGGCCGCCGGCTTTTTTTTTTGCGGCCGAGTGTGCCGTCGGCAGTGCGGCATCCAGGCGGCTCGTCCATAAAGTGGGCCCTGGCGGCCGACACCCAGGCACGGCGGCGGTACCACCAAGAGAAAAGAGGCCCAAGCCGACGAGGGCAGTGGCATGCCAACAACGCCCAGCCACAGTTTTTTTAAAAAAAAAGAGAACCGCCTTGTGCTTTTTTGGCAAGAATGCGCCGAGTTTGTGCGTAAGCGTTTTTTTTTCATTGTCATTGCGGGGGACGGCTGCAGGCGGCGCGACTGACACGGCACATGCGCGCCAACAGGCCATCGAGTTGGAGAAGCGTGCCAAGGCCACGCACCACGCGCCCGTGTGTGATGCCAATTTCCTGGGCGTGCCGCCAACACCGTCCGGCAATGCCCACAACGACCGATGCACAGAAAAAACAAGAGAGTGAGATGCCCTCCAATAAAAAAAAAGAGAGAAGCGCCCGCGACGATGGCGCCATTCGATACCTTGACGAGTTCGAGGCGCAGGGCCTCGTCCATGTCGATCCTCTTAGCGGTGGCGATGAGGGTGCCCATAATGTCCGAAGCGGCATAGCCCATATCCCACAGTTGTTTCATAGATGCGCACGCCTTGGATAGGTCGCCCTCGGCGCATGACAAGACGATCGCGCGCACAAGCGCCGGATGCGGCTGGTCGCATGCCTAGATGAGGAGAAAAAAAAATAGGCGCCGCATTCGGGATCAACAACTTTTCCCAACCCTTTTTCGCCTCGTGTTGGCCCATACTCGGCATGCAAAAAGAGAGGAGACGGCATGAAAAGGGGTGATGGCAATGGGGAGGCGTACACGTTGGACGTGTTCTGGCGTCACCTCGCCGCATCCCGTGTGCGTGGCATCAAGGTTGTTGATGGCCTGGCGCATGTCGCCGTCGGCCGTGAGCACGATCGCTTCCAGGCCCTCGTCGGTGCACACCACATCCTGGCCATCGTGACCATCCCACACATCACACGTCACCACCGTGAGGCATGCTCACAGTCGCACAATGCATAGTGTGTTGCCCACGATTTTTAGGAGGAGAAAAAAAAAAGACTGGCAAAAAAGGCACGCTCGCGGTAATGGCGACGCCAACAATGGGAGACAAAAAAAGAGAGGAAAAAAGAAAAAGGATACCTTTTCGGCGGCGACAATCTCGCGCAGGCGACCGGCGATTTGGGCGTCAGTGAGGCGCACAAAGCGCAGGATGGCACAACGGCTCTGCAGGGCCTCGATGACCATTGACGACGTGTTGCAGGCCAGGGCAAACCGCGTCGTATTGGTATGCTTTTCCATGGTCGACCGGAGGGCCTGTTGGGCCGCCGGCGTGAGGCAGTCGGCCTCGTCGAGGATGATGATCTTGTGGCGCCCGTGCGGCAGATCAACCCTTTTCGAGGCGTGGTGTTTGATGATCTTGCGCACGACGTCCACGCCGCGCTCGTCCGACGCGTTGAGTTCGAGCACGGCCTCGTCGGCGGCCGCACCCAAGAGGACGCGCGCCAGGCACGCGATGCTCGTGGTCTTGCCCGTGCCGGGCGGACCCGCCAGCAAGAGGTTGGGCATGTTGCCGTCGGCGGCCAGCGCCTTGAGGTAGGCAACGGCGTGCTCGTTGCCGACAATGTCGTCGAGCACCATTGGGCGGTACTTTTCGATCCATGGGAGGCCAAAGTCGGCGTCGCCGCGTACCGCCGCATAGGTGCGACGCGGCTGCGGTTCGGTGCTCCCCTCTGACACGATTGTGGTGCGTCGACCCAGTGGAGTGACCACCGTGGTCGTTGTCGTCACCGTTGCCGCCATCATCATGGTCTCTTTTTTGCCTCTGGCTGGTCGTCGACATGGGGGTCGTCGCTGCCGGTGGCATGTCCACCACGTCCATATCCCATTCTCCCACGTCTTCCATTGTCCCTCTTTTTCTTTTCGCCGTGGTGTGCGCGTGGTGCCGTGCCGCTGCCTTTTTCAGGCTACCCTTTTTTTGGGTTTCTGATTTTTTTTGGTTTTTTGTTGTCTCTGGGAGGCTGTGCATTGCGCGGGCAATGACCGTGCCTTTGGCCAGTGTGCCTCATTGTCTGCAAAAAATAATCCAATCCAAATCATTTTTACAGTCGTGGCGCAGCGCCACGGCAAAGAAATGGGGGACCACAAGGGCACACACCAGCAGCCGGTTCTTTTGTCTGGCCGCATGTCGTGCCCGTGTTTTTTTGTCGCACGCCAAAAGGCGCTGTGGCAGACAAAAAGAGGGGCGCATTAGGATTGGTCACTCCTCCTTTGTGTGGCCCCTCTTTTTTTCCTGCACCAATTTTTTCCATCCTTTAAATCAACGCACGATTTTTCTCAACAAAAAGTGTTGATCCCATTCTCGCGTTGGAACATAAAGAAAGATCGCTCCAGACCAGAGCATAGACGGCAACAAATAGGTCGAGAAAAACGAATGGCGTCAACATCATCACCTAGTCTGCCATCGTCCGCTCCAGGCGAGCCGGGCGCGACTTTTACCGATGATCTCTCGGTGGCCGCTACGCCTCAAGTCTCCTCATTGGACCACGTGACACACGATGACGCATCTGACAGTGTGCCTGCTGTGACCGGCGAGCGCAAGCGGCCGAGACCAGAATCGACCGACGACGACGATGCCGACGGCAATCCCGCGGTACTCAAGTGCAAGCGCATGCACGATGATGCTAAACTGCCGCGCCGCGGCACGTCGGGCGCCGCTGGGTACGATCTCTGGGCCGTCGGGAAGACGACAGTGCCGGCACGCGGTCGCGCACAGGTACCCATTGGACTGGCCATTGCCATACCCGCAGGCTACTATGGGCGCGTGGCGCCACGCTCATCAATGGCTCGCGATGGCATCGACGTTGGCGCCGGCGTCCTTGATGTCGACTATCGCGGCGAGGTTGGCGTCATGCTTTTCAACCATACCGACGCCGACTATGTCGTCGGCGGCGGCGCACGCATCGCCCAGTTGCTCGTTGAAAAGATTGCCCATCCCGAGCCCGTGTGGGTCGACTCCCTGGACGACACCGAGCGCGGCACCGGCGGCTTTGGGTCGACCGGGCGCTAAGACGGCCGCCTCTATCACCTCTTGTTTTTTCTCTTTGTTTTTTCTATGTGTGTCTACAAAAAGAAAAATCTCGCACTCGCCATGCTGACCTTGTGCGAATCAACGGAAAAAAAAGAAATAGTTATTGGAAAAAAAACGAAAATGGAACCGTGTGGCGCCATCGCGACGATGCATGGGGAGAGTTGCCTGCAAAAAGTGCCCGCCCCTCTTTTTGGCGAGTCGCTGCCGTGGGGCCACAAAAAATGCGTCATTCGCCAGAGAATCTATGGTGCTGTGCAACTTGTGCCCGCCGCCCGACGATGAAAAAAAAAGATTCAACGCGACGGCGTGCTTTTATTTGTTGCCCGTCGCCGCCTTGTTGGCTGCGGCCTTTTTGTGTGCGTGCACACACGCCACGCGCGTGAACGGGACCTTTGGCGAAAAATATATATAAAGGGGGCGCATGCAATCTCTTTTTTTCGAAAAAAATACCTGTCGCGAACAAGGGCACACCTAAAAAAAGGCGGCAAAAAAAGCAACCGCAAGAGACGACCGACACAAAAAAAAGAGGAGCGAGAGAGAAAACTCGATGGACGGCCAAGAGGGGCAATCGCGTCGCAAGCGGCGTGTGCGGTCGAGGACGCGCCGTGCGGCAACCGCCGCTAAATCGCGACTCCCGACCGAGGTGTGGACCCTTGTTCTTGCCCACCACCTCCCGCCACGCTGGCGCTTTTGTGCGCGCCCTGTATGCCGCCTGTGGCGCGACATTCTCGCCGGTGCGCCAACTGGACGCCCCGTCGATCCAGCGCTGGGCGTCGCCTATGCCGATTTGGATGAGGAGCGGTACGCCCTGCAAGAGGCCCGCGGGCGACTTGTGCGCGCCTTGGTCGTCTTGGTGGAATGGCCATTGTTGCCCGGCGCGCCGGCGACGCCCGAGGCCCTCGTCGACTTTTGCCTGGCCCATGCAGGCACCACGGATGATCGGCTCCTCGGTCAGCGGTGGCTGCGCCCGCTCGACATTGTTCTGGCGTCGCTGGCCACCGGCACACCCGCCTTGATCGACTATGCTCTTGGGAATCGCCTGAACAAAGAGGTCAACAATGTACCGCACGGTGAGCGTGACAGCGCCACTCGCAAAATTTATGGGGCTGTGGCGGGTGCCGCGATCAAGATTGGCGGCATGGCCTTGGTCGGACGGGTCGCCGCCAACGTGCCAGGATTTGACTTTGTCGACCACTGCAGCCTGAAAGATGCCATTGCCGCCGACTGTGTCGACGCTGTTGTCGCCCTCACAAGGGACCGCCGCGAGAGGGCCTTTTGCGATCCGCAATGGTGGAAGATCATTGGCACGCACGACGCCATCCATGTGATGTGCAAGTTTATTGCTGACGCGATCGCCGACACAAACTTTGCGCCCGGATCGCGGGGTGTGCCCCTCGTGCTCTTGAAGCGCATGGGTCGGCGGTACGACGATGGTCCGTGCACTGTGATTGCGGCGCAAGCGGCCGCCGTCCACGGTGCCACGCGCGTGTTGGAATTCCTTGCCCAGTGGGGCGGCGGGGCCACCTTGGGCACCAAGGACACGCCGCGGGCCAATATCGAGACGCTCATCGAGATGGCTGCCGGGGCGGGCAACACCAAAACCCTGGCGTGGTGCCTATCGCGGTATCCACCACAGGACCCATGCGCCGAGGCCTTTTCAATGGCCTGTGACGCGGTGATCGAACCCCACTATGACCACCGCTTCGACATCCACGTGCCATGGGACCCCTACCGCGCCGTCCGCACGGTGGCCTGGATGCGCGACCACATCACCAACGGCGGTGACGGCAACGGTGCACCCAGACATGCCATCCTAAAGGCCGGCGACGGCAAGCGTCTCTTGTGCCAGATGGCGCGCCATCCGGGACCCTACCATTGCGACATACGTTGCGTGTTTGGTCTGGTTGCGCTCTTTGGTCCCATGACGGCCGCGCGCGTGGCGGTCGACAAGGGCAAATCCTGTCGCGCCTTGGCAGACACATTGGTGTCGATCGCGTGTGAGGAACTCGTCGCCCGTGGTGCGGCCTCGATCGCCGAGCGTCTCACACTGGCTTTGGAAGGGCTTGCCGCCGACATGACACACACCGGTGGAGATGCAACCGCTTTGCATGATGCCGTCGATCCGTGGTCGGCGCTCACACGGCTTTGGGGCCACCTCAAACCATCACCCAACGGCCTGGCCGGCGCCATGGCCTATGTGCTGGCGCGGGTCGACGGTCGATCATGTGCCGAGAGCCTCTTGGATGCCGGTCGCGCCGCGCGACCGGGCGTCGCCACCTGGACACAAGAGTCGTACGAGACAGACTTGTTGGCACCGCCCGTGGCATCGACGGCAGCGTGGCGGCGCTGGTGGCGTCCGGGACCCGTGTCGACGGCCCATGCCCACGAGAGAGACACTGTGCATCGCGGTTTTTGGGGTCACGGTCCCGGACCCGCCTTGGGCGACGTCGGCACGCTCGACGCTTTTCTCTTTCTTCGGGCGCGCGGCCTCTTGCTCGACTAGCAAAGGGCCGTTGTTTTTTTCTTCCCCCTTTTCCCTTTTACTCTCTTGCAGCCGCAGCCACACAGCAAAAAAAATATTTCCAACATTGAGGCGCGCGCGTATACACTTTTCCTTGTGTTGCTTTTTTCTTGACAGGGCGCCCTCCACGTCTCCTTCACATTACGCGCTTGCCCTTTGGGATTTGTTGGGCGCGCCCTCTTTTCTCTTTGCGCGAAAAACAAAAAGAGCGCCGTCCACAAACAAACAAAAACCTATAGTAGAGAGTGCCAAAAAGGAGGGACCCGTGCAAGCCGTTGATCGTGGAGTTGATCGCGCCCACTGAGACCCAAAGAACAAGACGAACAAAAAGGTGAAAAAAAAAGATTTATATTCGTTTCTTTTTTGGCTCCATGCTCGACGCCGCCGTGACGGCAGCGGAGCAAGGAAAAGAGAAAAAGAACGAGAGCGAGCAAGACAACAGATTCATGATGGCCAGTGCACGGCCAGGGCCAAGAGGCCACAGAGGGCGCCAGCCGTCACCTGGTGGTGATCGTCCACGGGGATGCCCATGCGCGAGGCCAACGCCTCCAAGAGGGCCACGTCGGCGGGGTCGGGTCGCGAGGTGTGATCAGCGGCGTAGAGCCTCTCCCACGCATCGCACTCGTCTCCGCCGGCCGAAGGCCACAGCGTGCGAGTGAACACCTCGGCGAGGCGGTGGCTGTTTGAGAGGTCGCGATCGAGATCAACGCAGCCGCCGCGTTGGGCGATCGCGTCTGCCAGAACCATGGCCCCGCTGGTCATCGGGTCATTCTCGGGGGCGAGCCTCGCGGCGATGGCCATACCCCGCACCGTGAGCGCGCCCAACGTGTGGCTGGACGCGTCCGTCGGCTGCACGTCACCGACCATGCCCATGCCGCGTGCGCGCATGGTGGCCCGAACGATCGGTTCGATGAGACGCCCGCACAAAAGTTCAGGCACGGCTCTCTCGGCGTCGGTCGGCGCGAGGTCGAGCGCCAGGGCGACCTCGACGAGGCGCCCGCCGCCGGGCAGTCGCCCTGTGTCATCGGCGCTGCCGGCACATATGCGCCGCCAGATCCGGGCGGCGACGAGGGCGCCGGCCTCGGCACACATGCCCGGAGCGTCGAGCGGGCCGTCATAGGCCGCCGCGGCCATATCGGCCAGCGACGAGGCGGGCGGGTCGACCATGGTGGCCGCCCTCGCACCCGCGGCCAGGGAGAGGGCGAGCGCGAGTTGGCCCGGCTCGATCAACAGACCACACAACTGTTCGGCCTGGCGCCACGCGTAGGGGCGGTCGTCGATCTCGTCGACGGCCTGGACGACGCTGCGCGGCGCGTCGTACAGCGACGGCATGGCCTGCATGGCCGAAGACACGTGCCATGCGCCATCGGCAATCACATCGTCATCATCATCATGATCCTGATCCTCTTCAATGCCGTCCTCGGGCGGCCCATAGGCGGGTCTGTGCAGAACGGTGGCGACGGCGCCCAGAAAGGTCGGCAGCATGGTCGCATAGGGACGCACACAGCGGCATAGGCCGGTGACGTCGACCGGCATTGAGGCTGCGATGCGCTTGTGGGACACATCGTGGAGCAGAGAGGCGCCGGCGATCGCACGCGCTCTGCCGCCCTCGGGAACGCTCATGAGGACGGCTTCGGCAGTCTCGGACCGACACACTGCCAGCACAAAGTAGTCGGCGTCTACCTCGCCCGATGCTACGCACGCAGGTCCATGCACGTGGCGCGGCACCGAGCGGCCGCCAAAGGGATCAGGGTAGTGCGGCCAGCGCTGCGACGCAACCAAAGTGCTCGATGATCGCTCCAAAGTCCGAACCACGGCATCGGCCAGTATGTCGCCGGGGTACGGACGGCCTGCACGGGCCTCGGCGGCCAAGTAGGCAATCAGCGTCTGGGCCGTGTCGTCCTCGCTGTCGCCCGCAGGATTGCTTCCGTGGCAGCGTCGCCGATAGGCAGCGTCGAGGTCGCGGTAAGCCCGCTCGACGTCGGCCAGGGTCGGCGGCCACCCGCTGGCCACGGTCGACATATGCGCTACGCACGCATCGCTGTCCGCCAGACGTCGCCACATGCGACGGTAGCGCTCGATCAGTTGCGTGTCGGTAGCGGACCCGTGCGCCGGATCGGCGTCGGCTAGCCGCACGTCGCCTAGGACGTCGCCGGCCTTGAGCCGCGCCAACTCGACCTCTTGGTCGGGCCTTATTATGTTCTCACGAGTCCAGTAGCACAGGGCATCAAGCGCCGCCGCCTCTGCCTCTACGTCCAGGCCGGCGCTCACAAACCCCGACGCGATGGGTTCGTACAAGCCGCCGTCGTCATGGTCGCCTCCACTGTCGCTTCCATCATGGCGGTCGGTGTCGTCGCGGCGGACCTTGTTTTCGTTCTCGTCTGTCGCATCGCCTTCTTTGCCCTCGATGTCATCGACCTCCATCGCACCTCGGTTCTCGTCTTTGTCGTCGGTATCTCCATGCCTAGACGGTGGTGACTCTGCTCTAGAGTGTAGGCGGCGGTCCATCGCAAGACCAAACCAACTTCTTCACGCACCCTCTATACGTCGCCGGGCCGGCCAAATCGCACAAGCGCCCGACTGGTGGTACTGGTGCGCACAGGACAAATGGCACAGAAGAAAAAAACGGCGTGTGGCGTCTCCATTTATGCTTAAGGTGACGGGCCGCATGGCCCAATAGAAGTGCAGGTGCTCTGCATCGAGTCTCCCTATTGGCCTATGGTCTTTTTTCCAATTTTCTATTTTTCCCCTACCTTTTTCAATTTTTTTTGACTTGCAAAAAGGGGACATAAATTCCGAATAAAAAACACCACAACACGCCACAAAAGAGGAGAAAAAGAGCGAGGCCAAAGCGCGATTACTGCGCGCGTGCGCAAGACCGACCAGGAGATATTTTTTATCGGGGCGAGAGGAGCGCGTCCGACAATGCAGGCGGCGATGGCGTCACGGCGACGAGGCACGAGCGCGCGCCACTCGCGCCAGAGCCGTCCATAGTCGCAATGCAAGATGCCGACAAAGGGCAGCGCGGCGGGCAGACCCGTCGAAAGCACGGCCGCCGCCAGGCCGTCGTCCACCCATGCACAGCCATGTAGTCGCGAGAACGCACCGAGCATGATCCGTACGACGACGTGGCTGGCGGCCAACGGCACCCAACCGCCGACAAAACACAAATAGGGCGTACACAAAGGAGAGCCCGAGGGCGTCCGCAGGGTCACGCAGCCGCCCAAAGACGCGGGCGGCAAAGGTCGGCGGCGGCGGTACCTCGTTGAACGGCGTGGGCATGATCGTTCGCACGGGCACTTTGGGCACGCCTTGTTCTTCTCGGACGCCGTCCTGTTTATGGTCTTTTCTTTTCCTGCGGTGGCGGCGCACACCGCCGCCCGTCGGCGTCGGCCGCTGGCCGTTTTCCTTTGCGTGTCGGCGATTGTTTCTTTTTGGCGTTTTTTCCTGAATCTTTTGTGTGGTTTCTGGTTGTCGTCGCGAGTGTGCCGGCTCGGCCATTCTGGGCGTGCACGCAACTTGCCCTATCGCCGCAAACTTGGCGCTTTTTTGGCTGGTGCGCTCGCGGCCGGCGACGGCGACGGCGGCAAGCACAGAGTCGCGCGGTAGTGGTGATCTGCCGTCGGCAGTGGCCTGTTGGCGGTCCGGCCCGGACCTCTCGGTGCGGTCGGGACGAGGCAACCACCACACCGTGACCCTCCCCCAGAGACTACAGGGTGTCGCTTTGGTACAGGAGACAAAAAGAGGTGCAATGCATTTATGGCCGCCAGAGACCCGAAAGGACAAAGATGCCCGACGATCGCATTCAAAAAAAAAAGGAAAAAAGACATTCACAGAGGCCGAGGGCGACCGCCTTCAAATCTTCTTTGGCAGAGGCCTTTCGGCCATGACCACACATGCCTCGCAGGGCGAACCGACCGCGCAAGGCGCGCCGACGGTGCGATGCAAGGTGATCTCACCGTCGAGCACCACCACTCCACTCCACGCGCCCACGATGCACGACCCGTCCGCGTAGGTGCACGTGCCCTGGCCAGACGACCCCAGCGACGGGTACCAGCCCCCCTCGTACCGAAAGCCGTCGGGGCGCGTGACGAGCGCGTGCATTGCACCCGCGGCGTCCTCGGTCGTTGTGCGGCGTTCCCCATCGCAGCGAACATAAACGCCGGCCCCGCAAGGCTTGCCGTCCTCGAATGCGCCCGCGTACTCGCTGCCGTCGGCCCATCGGCAGACGCCCTGTCCGCACATTAGGCCCCCGGTCCACCAACCGCGGTACAGGTAGTCGGTCGGGCATCGCAGCGTCCCGTAGCCCATCCGCATGTCATCGGCCCATTGGCCCTCGTAGACCGTACCGTCGGAAAACACCATGACCCCATAGCCGTGCCTCTTGCCGCAGCGGTGGAGACCGCGATATGTGGCATTGGGACCGACATCTTCGCCATAGCCGTGGAGCGTGCCATAGTGCCACTGTCCGTCGTATCGGTGGACTTGTCCCCCTTTGGTGACCGTGCACAAACCATAGCCGTGCCACCTGCCGTCGCTCCAGTCGCCCTCGTAGCGGTCGCCGTCGCGTCTACACATACTCCGTGGCCATGACGCAATCCCTTTTCCCATGCGCCCTCGTAGAATGTGCCGTCTGCCCAGGTGTAGACGCCGTGGCCGTGCGGTTGGTCGGCTTGCCAATCGCCCTCGTAGCGGTCGCCGTCCGGGTAGACCATCGACCCGCGGCCGCACTTGGCGCCCGCCTCCCACGCGCCTCATACACATGTACGTCGGGCCACACGCAGACGCCGTGGCCGTGGTACTTGTCCGCCTTCCAATGACCGTCATACGTGGCACCGCCATAGGCAACGTCGGCGACGCCGGTGCCGTAGCCGTGCCGTCTGCCGTGCTGCCAGTATCCCTCGTAGCGGCCCTGCGACTGGCACACGACGCCATCATCTGGAACCCTCACCGGACAACGGGTACGCCTGCGCGGGATCGGGAAGGCCATTCCGTATCCGTGCGGGCAGCCGTCGACAAGGTCTCCCCAGTAAACCCAGCGGGTATCGTTGATGTCGACCAGCACGGCGCCCGTCTGTGGGCCAGCGCGGTCACCGCCGCCGACGCGTGCCTGCGCCTCATAGAGCCAGCGCCAGGTCTTGCCCACATCCAAAAAGCGCCGGTGCAGTGGCGGCCCAAAGCGGACTTTGCACAGGTGGTGCCACACGGTCGCGTCCATCGCGAGCGCGTGGTGGCGCCTGCACGTCAACACCCACCGCGCCACCGTCGCCATGTCGTGACCCATGGCGGCGACGATGGCGACGACGATCTCATCGGGGAGGTCGTCAAATGGCGACGGCAGCCGTGGGTCATGAAAGACAGGTTCTTGGATTGCGTAGGAGAGGCCCCGGCGAGTCGATCCACGCCGGCGCCTCCTTTCCCTTGTGCGTCCTCGGCCCATACTGTCGGCGACACTGGGAGTTGTAGTCGGACCGGCTCTTTGGGCCACATAGACGCCCGCCCCGTGGCCTCGCTCCCCTTTTCAGGCCCATACGGCCAATCCTGTTGAGAGGGAGAACCAGACGACGAATCACAGGGCGCATACGTTCGATATATGCCACGTAAACTTGTATGAAAAAAAAGCGAAAATCGAAAAAGCAAGCGATTGCGCCTGATGTCGCGCCAATTGCTCGCGATTTTGGGTCGGTCGGCTGCAGATTTTGGGCCAGCCGGCCGGCCGGACCGCGACCAAGTCGATCTCTGATGGGAACCAAACTCGCCGATGCTGTTTTTTTTGAATCGTAAATAAAATCATGCACAACAAATACGTGAACCCGAGCGCGGCTACGACTGGCTGCACATTTTATGCACAACGTATTCACGAATTATTCGCGGTTTAGGGAATGGCGTCGGCGGGGCCGATTCCCGTCAGAGGTCGAGTTGGCCGCGGTCCGACAGGCTCATTCTCAGTCGGGTCAGGCGCGAGGGGAGGGGGACCGTAAACCAACATCAGCGCACCACCAGACCGCACGCACGCTTGGCTCATTTATTGTTTCCATTTCTTTCAATCTATTGGGCGCCGCTTGCATGGTGGCGCACACCCGCCCTCTGCCATTTTTTGGGTTTTTTGTTCACCTTGGGCGGCAAGGTCGTCGAGACCAAAAAAAAGAGAGTGTGCTTGGCGCGAGGCCGACCACACCCAAAGCGCCCAGAATGATAAAAACAAACCATCTATTTTTTCATTTTTTTCTTTTGTCCTGCTCTGCCCAAAAGGCTAGGTCAGAGACCCGCGGCAACAACACTGTGGATATTTGTGAGGACGGGTGAGGAGAGGGCAAGTGTTTACGCCGGCCAGTGCACGGCCAGGGCCAAGAGGCCACAGAGGGTGCCGGCCGTCGCTCGATGGTGGTCGCCTACCTGGATGCCCATACGCGAGGCCAACGCATCCAAGAGGACCACGTCCGGGGGGTCGGGATGCGAGGCCGGGTCGGCAGCGTAAAGTCTTGTCCAGGCGGCACGCTCGTCGATCGATGCCGAGGGCCACAATGTGCGGGTGAGTGCCCCGGCGAGGCGGTGGCTGCAGGAGAGGTCGCGCTCGACGTCGACGCGGCCACCCTGCCGGGCAATCACGTCGGCCAGCACCATAACCCCGTTGGACGTGGGGTCGTCCTCGGGCGCGAGCCTCGCAGCGACGCCCATGGCCTCGATTACTAGTGGGTCCAGTGCAGGATGGCCTGACGCGTCCCTTGTTTGCACATCCGCGACGATGCCGAGACCACGCGCGCGCACCATGGCCCGGACGGCCGGCTCGATGAGACGCCCGCACAAGAGTTCAGGCGCGGCCCTCTCGGCGTCGGTGGGCACTAGGTCGAGCGCCAGAGCGACATCAACAAGGCGCTCGGCACCTGACAGTCGGCCCATGTCATCGGCAACATCTGCGCATACACGCCGCCAGATCCGGGCGGCGATGAGGGCGGCGGCGTCGGCACACAGGCCGGGGGCGTCGAGTGGGCCATCATAGACCGCGGCTGCCCTGTCGGCCAGTGACGACAGAGGCGGATCGACCGCACCGGCTGCCCTCGCGCCAGCAGCCAAGGAGAGGGCGAGCGCGAGTTGACCCGGCTCGATCCACAACCCACCCAACTCGTCGGGTTGGCGCCAGGCATAGACGCGATTGTCAATCTCATCAAGGGCGGCGATAACGCTTTGCGGCATGTCAAACAGTGAGGGCAAGGGTTGCAGGCTATCCGCCACGTGCCGTGTGCCGTTGGTGATGACCTCGCCCGATCCCACGGCGTCTCTGTCCATCGATGCGTCCTCGTCGACGGCAGGTTGTGGTGCGATGTGCGAGACCGTGGCGATGGCGCCTAAAAAGGCCGGCAGCAAGAACGCATAGGGGCGCACACTGGAGCACAGGCCGGCGGCGTCGACCGGCATCGAGGCCGCGATGCAGTCGCATGGCGCTTCGTGGAGCAGCGAAGCACCGTGCGACCGCACATGCCCCGCTGCCCTTGGTCACGGCCAGAAGCACGGCCTCGACCGTATCTGAGCGGTGTGCTACCACAACATAATAGTCGAGGTCGCCCTCTGCCGTCGATGAGACGCACCCAGAGCCGTGCACGTGGCGAGGTACCGAGCGGCCGGCAAATGGGTCGCGATATTGCGGCCAACGCTGTGACATGGTACCAGTAGCCATGCGTTGCAGGGCCTGGTCCAGAGCGTCGGCCAGCATATCGCCGGGGTAGGGGTCCCCGGCACGGGCATCATCTATCAGGTAGGCAATGAGCGATTGGCCTGCATTCTCTTCCCCCTCCTCGTTGTTGTCATTGTCGTCATCGCCGTCGTGCGTGCGACAGCGCTCGCGGTAGGCGTCGTCGAGGTCGCGGTACGCCTGCTCGACGTCGGCCAGTGTCGGTGGCCACGCGTCGACCCTCGACGACAGGAATGCGATACACGCCCGGCTGTCGGCCAGATGGGACCACATGCGTGCGTAGCGCATGACCAACCGCCCGTCCGTGTGGGACCCATGCGCTGGACTGATGTCGGCCAGTCGTACACCATCGAGGATATCGCCGGCCTTGAGCCGTGCCAGTTCAACGCCCTGCTCGGGCGTCAGCAGGCCCTCGCGAGCCCAATGGCAAAGGGTGACGAGCACCGCCTCCTCTGCCTCGACGTCCAGGACGGCGTGCGTCATTGCCTCGTCAAACAAGATGTCGTCGCAGTCGCAGTCGTCGTCTTCGGCACTGCCGTCGTCGATGCTGTTTTGAGCGTCGTCGTCGACGTTGCTGTTGCCGTTATCACCGTCGCCGTTGGCCTGGCATTCAACGCCATCGACAGTATCATCGCCATCATCGACGATTTCGACTTGCATCACATGCTGGTCGCCATCGTCTTCCATTGCGTGATGGTCTCTCTAGTTTGGATGCGTCGCTCCTGGTCGGTCGGGCGTCGGCGGCGCCCTAAAAATAATAAAAAGGGTGCAGTTTCTTCCTCTTTTTGGGCCCGCTGGGACGGACAAGCAAGAGGACCGCCGTAGAGGGTTGTTTTTGTGCGGCGAGCACAACAATGTCGTAAATGGGAGGAATACAATGTGGCTCTTGTTTTGCGTTTTTATGGGTCCTCGCCTGCCTGGCGCAAGTACACGATTGGTCGATTTTATTGGGCCTTTTTTGTTTATGTAAAAAAACGTGAAAGAAAGAAACTGGAAAAAGACGAGAAAAGGCTCGGGAGCACCGCACGGGCACGGGGGGTCGACGCAGGCAGCACCACGCAAAGGATCATGACGACAGGCGACGGGTGTGTGCAGACGCGCGCCAGGCAGCGTGAAGGCGCCCATAGTCGCACCGCAAGAGACCAGCAAATAAAAGTATGGCGGGGAGTCCTGCCGAGAGGGCCGTCGCCGTCGGGTCGCGCGCCGCCCATGCGCAACCGGGCAGTCGAGAGAGGGCGCCGAGTGCGGCCCCCACGACAACATGGCCCGCCACCAACGGCACCCAACCGCCGACGAGCAAAAACAACCCATACACAAAGGCGAGGCCGAGGGCGTCCATGGGGTCACGGAGCCGCTTCCAGACGTACGCGGCAAAATTCGGTAGTGGCGGCGGCGCACCGTTGGGCGGCGTGGGCATGGGTGGCCTCGATGGTATGACGGCGGTGGTCAACGGCGTCGATTGCATGTTTCGTGGTCTCTCTTTGTCTGCGTTGTTTGCACCGTCTACATGCGCGCGTGCACGCGCCAACCACGCGTCTGCGCTCTTTGCACTTTTTTTCCTCTCTTCATTATGTGCGCAGCGCTCGGGTTGCATTTTGCGGCAGCGCGTCCGCCTTTGGCCCGTATTTTTTTTTCGCCCGTCGCTAAGGACATAAAAAAATCAAAGAGCGGCCAACTCAACCAAGGCCGGTGCCCTTTGCTGTCGGCAGCCTCATGGCGTCATGACTTGTTTGCCTCTTTTTTTTCCCAAGTTTTGGTCAAATGGCTTAATTTCGGTGCTTCGCCCGCGGTCGTGCAAAAAAAGGGGGGGGGCAAAAGAAAAGGAAAACAATAGCGATGAAAATACGCCCAAAGGGAAAAAACACGGTCGGTGTCGCTAGCGCACAACGACGATGCCCAAGTGGCCCAACGTTGGCTGTGATGGTCCTTTGATCGGCACGAGGTAGACACGACTCAAGTCGATAAAGTCGCTGGGACGCGGGAAAAAGGCATGGGCGCGCGCCGCGGCACTCGGGCAATCGCGCGCCATGGCCTGCTGGATTGAAGAGTCGATCCACCCCACGAGCACGCCGAGCGACTCGGGGCGAGCCAACGCCTCTGCTATCGGAGGTGGCGGGCGCATGCCATCTAATCTGGGCACCCAGTAGGGACACCATTCACCATGCGGTGCGCGCGCTCGAATGAGCCAACTTTCGACAGTGTCTGGTTGCAGTCCGAATTCACGGCAGAGTTCAATGCCGCTGATGCTGCCGATCATTTCAGACCTGGCGTTGGCCAGCAACAGCGCCAGCGTATCCCGATCGTCTGCCGTGGTGGGATCAAACGGCCTTCCGACCGGCACAGCCGACCGGGCATAGAGTCGCGCCAGTTTGAGCCTTCCAGCGTGTGGTTCTTGCCGGTGGCGGCGTGCAACTGTGCGCCAAAGATGGATGGCTCGCCACGCGCCATCAAGGCTCGGCCGCTGGATGCTGCCCAGGAGGCGAGCGCGTCCGCGCTGGGACCCGTCGCGATCGTGTTCAGTGCCAAAGGCCTGGCGGCACTATTTCTGCGCTTGACCTTGGTCGACCAAGTCCATCGGACGTAGGCCTGAAGGACGCACCGACGGCCGATCTCGACAACGGCCGCCAATCCCGTCCAATACCCGGCATTCGACGATCGAGCCATTTCACGCGTATAGTCGAGCGCGTCGCCCAGCGTCGGGCGGACCTCCCCGCAGGCAAAAAGCCGGCGAGGAAGGTGGACGGTCATGGCCAAGGGCATGGGCAACAGTGTCCTGTGAGCGATAACATGCATCCTGCGGTTGACCGCGGCGAACCGCGCGACGTCGTCTATGCGCACGTCATCGCCATCGACGGCCAGCGCCACCAGAAGGTGCTCAATCATTTCCGGTGGGAGCGTCTCCAGAGATGCACATGGCGATGTGGTGTCGGTGTGTCGCATTTGCATTATTGGTTGTCTTGTTGTGCAGTGTCTATGTTGTGATCCTTTTTTTTTGTGCGCCCTATTTTTTTTGATGCAGAGGGCACGCTCGCCGCCGCCTTTTCCAATTTGTCGCCACTCCGCCCATTCCTCTTTTAGGTTTCGTCTTCTTTCAGAACCCGAGTTTGTCCTGGGGTTTGGAGCGCAAAGTCTTGTCGCGGTCGGCAGCCCCACTTTCCCGCCTGCTTAGTCTTGCATTGTGTGTTTTTCTAGGATTTCTTTTTTTTTCTCTTCTGTCAACGAAAAGACAGTGGGACGGACCGCCGGCACGGCGCAAAACACCAAAGGAAAAAAAAGGGTTTGGGCAATTTAAAAAACAAAAAAAAAAGAGGCAGACCAGAAAGAGAGTGTCTAAGGGTCCGGCGTAAGGTGTTGGCTCTTTGGCAAAGCCTTTTTGCCCATGACCACGCACGCCTCGCACGACGATTCCGTGGTGCAGGTCGGGCCGTGCAAGGTGACCTCGCCGGCAAGTGCTGTCGCTCCGCTCCACGTGCCCACGATGCACGACCCGTCGGCATAGACGCACGTGCCTTGGCCAGACGACCCCACCGGCGGATCCCACCCGCCCTCGTACCGAAAGCCGTCCGGGCGCGTGGCGATCGCGTGGATCGCGCCCGTGGCGTCCTCGGTCGTCACGGTGCGTTGGCCGTCACCGCGGATGTGGACCCCGGTCCCATGGGGTCGACCACCCCTGAACGCGCCCACGTATTCGCTGCCGTCGCCCCATCGCTGGACGCCTTGGCCGTCCTCACGGCCGCCGACCCACCACCCGTGGTAGGACGAATTGTCTGGGCGCCGCAGTGTACCATAGCCCGTTGGCATATCGTCGGCCCACTGGCCCTCGTAGACGGCGCCGTCGGAAAACACCATGACGCCATAGTCGTGCTTTTGGCCACGGCGGTAGAGACCGCGGTAGGTCCTATGGGGGGTGACGCTCTCGCCATAGCCGTGGGGTGCGTCGTCCTGCCACTGGCCGTCGTACCGGGAGCCTTGGGTGCACGTGTACAAACCATAGCCGTGCCGCTTGCCAGTGCTCCAGTCGCCCGTATAATGACAGCCGTCGACATAGACCATGGAACCGCAACCGTGCATACGATCGTTTTCCCAATCGCCGTCGTAGCGCATGCCGTCGGCACCTATGAACGACCCGTGGCCATGGCGTGTATCATACTGCCAGGCGCCCTCGTAGGTGGCTCCACTGGCCCAGGTGTAGACGCCGTGACCGTGTGGTTGGTGAGCGTGCCAATTGCCCTCGTAGCGATCGCCGTTCGAATAGGCAATTGATCCATGGCCGCATCGGTAGCCCGCACACCAAGCGCCATTGTACACAGATTCGCCCGGATCCGTGCAGACCCCATAGCCATGGTACTTGCCGGCCTCCCACTGGCCGGCATACGAGCGGCCGTCGCCGGTGACCTCGACACCGTATCCGTGCCGCTTTCCGTCGTGCCAGTACCCTTCATAGTGGCCCTGCTGCTGGCACGTGACGCTGTCGTCTGGTACCCTCGCTGGACAACGAGTGCGGTTTTGGGGTAGGGGCAGCGCCAAGCCATAGCCCTCGGGCATGCCGTCGACGACATCGCCCCAGTAGATCCACTGTGCAAAGCCGACGACGACCAACATGGCACCGGTCTGTGGACCGCGCGTGTCACCGTCGGTGACGCGCGCCTGCGCCTCGCAGAGCCAACGCCAGGTCTTGCCGACATCTAAGAAGCGTCGGTGCAGCGGCGGTCCGAAGCGGCTTTCGCACAAAGGGCGCCACACGACCGCGTCCATCGCAAGCACATGGTGGCGCTTGCACGTCTGTGCGCATCGCACCACCGTCGGTAGATCGTCTCCTAGAGCGACAATAATGGCGACGACAATCTCGTCGGGCAGCCTGTCAAATGGCGTCTCGGTGACGTGCTCGTCGACGTCGTCTGGACTGTTCCCGAGGCCCCTCCTTGCGCCTTCGACGGCCTCTATCTTTTTGCTCATGTGCCCTCGTGTCTGCTGTTTTTTTCGGGTTTTGTTTTTGATTTCTTATTTTTTTGACTGCAATCCTGCAATTCTCTGCAGCCTATTGTCGGCATGTCACGACGGTTGAGGCCTTGCACGCCTTGGCCCAATTGCCGAGGGACGACACTCTTGCATCGCCTATTTCCAACAGACGCACACGCCGCCGCCGACAAGAACACGAGGCCGGACGAATCGCGGCATGTCTGTGCCCCCCGTAATACAATAAAGAATCCTCAAACAAAAAATAAAGAAAAGAAAAAAGAGAGGATAAACATGAGCCCGAAAGGTGCCGCAATCGCGCCGTCCCGCGCATCGATCCAGGCTCTTTTTTTGTGCCCCCCCCCCAAATTTTTGCGACCCATTTTTTGAGGGCCAGGTGGTCCGGCCGCATCGTGTGTGTGTGTGTGTGTGCAACAAAGGGTCGACAACAGGCCGACGGTCGTCCTGATCCATTTCGGGCGTGGAGCCAGCGGGCGGATGGCGCTCTTTTTGTCGGCATCCTTTTTTGGCCATTCTCTGTCGGTGGTCTTGATCGCCTAGCCAAATGTGTACATACAAAGAGGGTCAGAGGCGCATATAGGGGGAAAATAAAATCTTTGTTCTGGTCGTCGCCCGTGTGGCGAAAAAAAGGGAGAATGGCACGACAAGACCAAAAGGGAGAGAGAGAGACAAAATACAGCCAAGGGCTACCGACAGACGCACCCAGTCAGGTGACCCAGGGCGGTGCACGACTCCGGCGCATACCAGACGACGGGAAAGGGCGCGTCGAGCGGCAGTTGTTGTGCAAGATTGCGCACGCACACCGGGATGGTGACGGGCACGACATCAAAGGCGGGCGGTGCCAGCCTGCCGACGGCAAGGGCTCGCGTGACCTCGGCACTGGCGATGACGATGTGGACGGCGATCGTTGCCCCAGGCCCCATCGCCTGCGTCCATCGGTTCCACCACCACAAGGCATCATCGGGATAGAGAGCGTCCTGTGCGCCCGCAATATGGATGGGTCGCAACCAACTGTGCGACCCTGGCGACGATGACATGGGCGAATGACTGGCCAGCCACACATGTGTGCGGCCCAGACACCAGGAAAAGACGCCCGCCGCGCGCAGTGCCAGGAGGGCCAATGTAGGAGCGTGCGTGAGCGGCATCAACGATCGGCGCACGCGAGCCAAGTCGGGCGGCAGTGTCACCCGCACGCCGTCAAATGCACGTGCCATCGCAGTTTGGTCCCGTAGCATCGTAACGGTCATGTCGACCGTGGTCGATGCCACAAGGCGCACGAGTTGCTTGCATGTCGAACCCGTGCACGCTGCCGACGCCGGGCCGCTGCCGACGACACACGCCAAAACGGGTTGCCAGAGGGCGTCGTCGTCCCACAGATGACGCATGTGCCGGCAGGTTCCTGTAGCAGCGGCCAGCCATTGCACGCACTTGGCCTGCGGTATGGCGCGGCGCAGGATGGCCAAAAGCAACTCGTCGGGCAAATCCAAGAGTCCAGCCATCACGAGTCCCCCAACGCCAATTTTGTCGCGTGCACCAAAAAAAGAGACGATCGCAAGTATTTTGTCGGCTCTGGTTGATGCGTGGCGTGCTCGACTCTTTTTTTTGTTGGTCGTCGCGTGGCGTCGTTGTTGGGAACCTTTTTCGGTCCTCCTTTCCTTTTTCATTGTTTTCATTGGCACCCCCTAGACCAATCCGTGCTCTTTCAGAGGTGGCCTGCTGACCAGACAAAAGACGACGCCCAAAAGCGCCCGCCGAAAAGGAGCACAAGCCCGCCCAAAAAAAAAGAAAAGGAAGAAGGCGACGTCAAAGAAATGGCATGGTATTCCTTTCTTTTTGTGTATTTGAAATGATACATGAAATTTATGAAAAATGAAAAATCAAAAATAGAGCGCACGACATGATTTTTTCTCTTGGCGGCGTCGGGCCACAGGGGTCATTATGTGGTCAGGCCATGGTCGCAAAGGATCATCGTCAGGAGGGCCAACGTGGCATGCGCAACGGCGACCGTCGGGTTGAGCCTGCTACCCCTATCTTCGGGCGGTTCCTGCGAGACCAGACTGAAAAAGGTCTCGCGAACAGTGCGGCCGCCCATACGAGTATCGGGCCCCAGGCCGGCGCTGACCAGGGCAGCAACACCGCGCGCCAGTTGTACTTGTTGAGCGGCGGCGAGCACCAGATAAAGGGCATTGGCGCGCTCCTGTGCACTGTAGGCCACACCGCCACACGCGCGATCCACGAGGCGCTCCAACTGCCACGGCGACGCGCCCAGGACGGCAACTGTGTCGTCAAGTTTGACTCTGGTCGAATGCGAGCCAAAAGACGAGACGCCCTGGAGGGCGATCGCACTGGCGGCCGCCTGCATGGCCCGGAGGAGCGAAACCAGCGGCGGCTCCTCGTCGAGATGCACCGACAAAAAGCGACGCAGCAGGCCCACGACCGGCGTCATACCAATGACAGTGTCGATCACAGCACCCAGGGGGTAGGTACGGCCGCGCTGACGAGCACGATCGGCGGCTTTCGCGGCCGCTGCCAACAGTGGTTGGCGCGTGTGACCGCTGCGCATGGTGGTGCGTGCCAAGAGAGCCAGGACATTGGCCGCACCAACCATATGGCAAGCGCCACGGGTGACATGGTGAGAAAGGCGCCGCCACCGTGCACCTCACAGTCAAAGGGTCGGTCGCCAGCGCGTATGGCGTGGAAATCAAGCACACAGTCGTCGCCGCCGGAAAAGCACATGGATTCGCGTAGGTAGCCAGTCATCATGAGAACCGCGACGGCGTCGGCATTGTCGTCGAAAAAGTGGCCGGCCATCCATGGATGCAAGCGTATGCTGACTGTCGCCATGACACGGCTCTGTCGGCAGTCGAGCGCCCGCGAGGCGACCACGTTGAGAGCGCGCGATGTCCGCCGCAGACGCACCAACGCGTCGATCGCACAATGGGAGACGATCGCCGCCAGCATTTCGGGTGGCAACGAGAGGAGCGTAGGCTGGGTGGTGGCCTTGTTTTCATAGACGAGGTCGCCCCCATCGTCGGCCGTGCGGTCATTGCTATCATGATCATCATTATTACACATTGCACCCGTGACGAGACAGCGGCGCTTGGCTTGAGTCCACCAACAAGTCGCCCACAAGTCGAGAGGCGACGATTCGTGCCGCTGGCGCTTGGTCGTCTCGGTCATCCAAAGCCGGTGGCGCTCTTTTTTTGTTCAATGCGCTTGGTGTGCAAGTCGCCGGCTATGTCGTCGTTGCCGTCGTGTGTGCGTGTCCTTTGCGCTCATAAGTGGCTGGCGCCAGTGCCACAAAAAAGGGAGAGACCGAATTGGCCCATTTTTGTTTGAGCCTTTGTTTTTTCAAATTGTGTTGCATTGGACGGCGGTCGCGATTGGATCGTTGCAGGTTTGGTTGTCTCTCTTTTTTTTTTCGCGCCGGCTGATGGGGCGCGAGGCCCTTTTTGCGCCGCACCGGCCGCCCGGCGTCTTTTGTTAAAAAAAGCGACAAACCCCAGTGTCGGAAAAAAGGACGAGTTTGCAGCGGCACCGCCGGGAGCCTCCAAAGGCAAACAAAAAAAATAGAAATAGAAAAAGAAAAACGCGAACATAAAAAAGAGGGCGCATCAAAAAGATGGTCGGCGGCGATGAGGTGTGCGGCCAACAACGGCCCTGCAAAAAGCGGCGCATCCACGAGACGGCGACAACATGGGACGACCTCCCGACCGAGGTTATCGACATGGTGCTCACCGCGCTCGACGACTTTGACCTAGTGGACGCGCGTTGTGTGTGTCGCCTATGGCGCGCGCTCGCCAACGGCATTTACCGACGTCCGTTGCGACTCGCCCCGACCCGTTCCGAGTATATCATGGAGATGGCCCGTCGCGGCGATCTCGGTGCCGTCTGCCGTGCGTGGCCGGAATCGATGTACTCTGCAACATCTGCATCGAGTGCGCAGCGCGCCGATGAACCTGATCCCAGCAATCACAATGATAATGTTGATGGTGATGACGATCACAACCATAATTGTGACCGGGGTGGAGACGACCCAGACAATGTCGATGGGCGGGACCACGCCCATTGTTGGGACGACGACCTGAATCCCTACACCGTGTTGAGGCTGGCCGAAGAGAGTGGCAACGGTGCGCTGGTCCAATGGCTTTGCGGCGAGCAACCGCACTTGGTGACGGGGACGGCCGTGCGCGCCATTATTATCGACAACGGGGGGCAAGCAGCCGTCGAGTGGCTGCACATGCGAGGTCACACACAACGCCGCCTCTTTGATTACGGCACCGCGACGGCGACACTGGCCGGCATGGGCCGTCTGGACGCGCTCGACTGGCTCCACACACAGGGTGACGCCTTGTGGGACGCATCTGCATGTGCAGCCGCCGCCTCTGGAGGGCACCTCGATGTGGTGCAGTGGCTGCACCAACACAATCATCCATGGGACGCGCGCACTTGCGTGGCGGCCGCCGGGTCAGGGCACACCGACATCTTGTGGTGGGTGATCGCACATGGGTGCCCCCATGTCGATCGCGACGTCGTTGTGGGTCTGATACGCAACGGCCTCTTGGACGACCTCGTGCGCGCCGTCGAATGCGGCTGTCCTCTCTCTTCCCTGGCGTGGGAGGAGGCGGCCGCCGTGTGTCGCACTGATATACTCGAATGGCTGCACATCCAGAGGTGCCAGACGAGTGATGCGGCGCTCCACCGCGCGGCCAGCAAAGGCTGCGTCGACACCATGCGCTGGTTGCGTGCTCATGGCGCTCCCTGGCACACGCATATCTTTAGACATGCCGCGTACGCTGGCCACCTCGACGCCCTCAAGTGGGCCGCGGCAAATGGATGTCCATCGACTATGGTGGCCCTGTACGAAGCCGTATGTGGCGGGCATCTCCATGTCATAGAGTGGCTGTGTGACGTCCTTGGCTTTTCACCAGACGACGACAGTCTTGTACGTGCCGCAGCCCTAAGCAAACAATACCACGTGTTGGTGTGGTTGCGCGATCGCGGCTGTCGGTATGTTGGGAACGCTCTGGCCGTGATGGCCTGCAATGGCCACCTCCACGGGCTCTGCTGGGCTGTGCGGGCCGGCTTTGCCTTTGATGCGCGCCAGTGCCACGATGCCGTCCTGCACGGCACTCGAAACCACCGTGCAACGAAAAAGTGGATCGAGGCTTTTGGGATCTCACCGCCTGTCCGCGCTCGGTGCTCCCTCTTGTGCCACCACTCCCACCGCCCCGAACCCACCGGCCGGCGACTTTTGCCTATAGTTGACGAGGCCCTACTTCTTCTTTTTGCCATGAGTGCGCGTGCCTATGCCAAGAAAAAAAGAAAGACCGCTCGCGATCCCGTGTCGTGCGTGCGTAGCAACGGGTGACAAAAGATCGCCGGCGGCGGCCGCCTCTTTCTTTCCCGAGAGCCAGATCCTTGTAAAAAAAAACTACAGATCATTTTTTTTTGAAAAAAAGTCAACTCTCCATTGAGTCCAATGGTTTCCTCTGTAGACACGACAGAGCGGTGCACCGACCTATTTTCAAAAAAAAAAGACCAGCACATTTTTAATTCGACGGCGCGGCCGCATGTCCCCTTTTTTGTTTTTTTTTTGCACGGATCGCGTCCTTGCTCTGGACACGGTTCACTGCGGGCGCAGGGTCGGCGTCGATGTTGTTGGTGCACGCCGTGCAATGTTTTTGGGCATTGTGCCGCCAAAACCATTTTAGCGCTGTTTGGTCGATTTTTTCTTTCTCCTTTTTATGGAGACAAAAAAGTCGCACAGGGCCAAGGCCACCGAGAGAGGCCACACAGACACGTAAAAGAGCGCGCTCAAAAAAAGGACACCACGGTCCCCCAACCACACCATCACGACAACCGTCATGTGGCGCCTCGCCCAACCACAGGCCCACCTTTTTTAACGAGGGCAAAAAAATGAAAAAGACACCACACCCTCACCAAAGAGAGAAGCGACCTTTTGTTTATGAATTCTGCCGCGGGGTCCCTCGACACGCCAGTCATGACGACAATGACACCTTGCTGGTTGACGATTGTCGAGCGAGTCGGGGACGATGACTACTTGGCTCAAGTAAACACGGGGTTTATCATCGACCTCGACGGCAGTGACCTGAATCATACGGCGGAAAGAATTTATAGCGCCATTGTCGAGGTCGAGGCTCATCGATCCCACTACCTCGCGCGCCGCCCTTGCGTCCCCGAGACAATCGTCCTTGTGGCCGGTGGCACCCACATGGCATCCTCGACCGGCGCCATCTCGGCCAACGACCTGGCCTGGCTTACGCAAGTAGACGCTGCCCGGTCGAGCGCCATCGGGCGCTTGTTTTGCATCGTGCATTGGAAATACGAGCTTGGCCTAGGCGCCGCCGCAAGTTTATTTCCTCTCTTTTTTCCCCTGCCCCTTGCGCGTCCCCTTTACTCGCCCATCCAACAACCTCTTATTCAAATAAAGAAGTAAAAAATCATTTTTGTTGGCATTGTCTTTTTTCTGTCAAAATTTTCCTTTTTTTTCTCGGTAAAAAAGGTCTCGGGCAAGGTCAGACAGTAGTGATGGCGGACGACGAGCACGCGGCGCAACTGCACTCGCTCACTGGCGGCCGGATGCCACAGACTTTGGTGGCCCTCTGCTGTTGGACGAGTTGGGCCACACACACCGCCGGTACATTGGCCGCCAGCCACACTACGGGTTCGCGCGCAACGTCCAGACCGGCAACGGCGTCGATGGCCTCTTGCAGGCCGACGGTGCCAAATTGCCCGTACAAAAAGACACAATGTCGTCCTGTGAGCGGCAAAGAGCCGCGGTCCACGTGGCGGTATCGCATCGGCCGCCGCACCAGGCAATGTTAGAGACAGTGTGTATGTCATTGTGTCGCGCGGCCGTTGTCAGTGCGTCCCATGTCCCAAAAGGTGCCAGTCCACGGTCGTGGAGCATGACGGCGCACGTCCACATGTCTGACGCGAGGGCCTTGCGTGCCACGCCGACGCCGAGCGTCCTGTTGGCATCAGACCTCGCGGCCATCCATTCAAGAATGTTGCACCTGCCCTTGGCCGCCGCTGCATAGGCCAAGTGCGTGCCATACCACGGCGCGAGCGGGCGCGCGGGTGGCTGTGTGCCCTCGCCCGCTGCCCACGCAAGGACGTCGAGGCGGCCCTTGGCGGCAGCGTCCAAGAGGGCATTGGGCGGGCACTCGGCAAGCCCGCTGTCGTGGGCAAAGGCCAGCGTCCCCACATGACCGCGCACGGCCGCCTTTTGCATGGAATTGTTATCGACAATGACAGGGCCTTTGATGGCACCGGCGAGCCATTGCGCGACGCCGAGTGACCCTTTGGCGATGGCCTTGCCGAGATGGCGGTTTGACAGGGTGTCGATGGCGCGGCAGTTGGCCGCAGCGAGCATGGCCAATATACGGGGGCGATCCTTGACGATCGCCTTCTCCATATACCATGCGCATGTCCCGGCGCATATGCGTTTATCATGAGCGCGCCCAAGCGCATGGCCGCCACAGACGACATCAGCATAGGCCTTTTTCAGACCAAACTTGATCGCCTTCTCGACAGTGCCGCTGGTGCACATCCACGATCGCGTATCCCGACAGCCCTTGGCCAGCAGCCAGCATAGAATATCTCTGCGGTCAGTGTTGATGACGGCCCTGACAGCCTCGCGCATGCAACTGCTCTTGCTGACGTAGCCGTACATGTGCGATAAACGGTTGACGCACGTGTCCCGTTCGGATTTGGCGGCACCCGAGATGGACCACACATGTTCCATCACGTCGACACGGCCGCCGCACGCGGCCACAGACACAAAACTCGTGCACGGGCAGAGTGTGCCGCACTGCAAGAGGTGCACGACGACGGCAAGCGGTGCGCCCGCCTCGACGAGACGCTCGTGGTAGCCATGGGCCTGCGCCGCTGCGCAGAGCCATTTGGCGGGTATGGGCAGACCGGTGGCCATGGCCCACGCCCCTAGGTCGCGCAGCGACACTAGAAAGCCGCTGATTATTTCCAACAATTCAGGCGGCAGGTCGCCAAGGCATGCCATCCTGCGTGGGTCCACGTCGTCTTGGTCCATGTGGTCCTGGTCCATGGTGCCCACCACAAACTTGGCTGACAAGAAATGGTCTCGTAAAAAAAAGACGAAAGCGAGCACCCTCGTCGCCTGTAGTTCTTTTGAGAGGATTGTGTCTCTTTTTTGTCGCACCCTCCCGCGGCCGTCGGGAAAGAGCGCAGATTTGGGCTGTGCGAATCGCCGCGAGGACCAAATCGCCAATCCCAAACCACAAAAAACTCTTTGGCGAAAACCTGTGTCGTGGGTCTTTGGTCGTCTCCAACGGGTCCAACCTTTCTGTCCTCGCACATGACCATCCTTTTTGCGCCGTCGATTTCCAATGGAAAAAGGCACAACGATTGGTTGGCTCGAAAAAATGACCAACCTCGAATAAAAAGAACAAGGGTTTTTCCTGCAGTGCGCCATCCGACCGTGCGCCGTGCGTCGAAAAAGAAAAAGAAACAACACGGCCGCACAGCCACGACTTGAATAGTCGCGATAAAAACCAATGTCGAGGATGAGAAAGCGACCCACCAGTACCGTGGCCGGCAACGCACAAAAGTCACAACAGCATGCCGCCACGTTGGTCCAAGAGGCGTGGTCGACCTGGGCGACGACAGAGTCCGCCATGCGGACGCGCCAGATGCGCCACCTGTGGTGCGATTGCGTCATCAAATTGCGCATGGATGGCGACACCAACACCGACGACAGCGGCAACAGCAGCGCCAACGATGACATTGATGACATCTCGAAAACAATCACCGCCCACCGGGTCGTGCTCGCGCGATGGCCCTACTTTGCACGCCTCTTTGCCCTGACGGACCCCGACGGCAGTGAAGCCTACGAGGGCGAGAATGGACGCACGCATTACCGCCATGTCTATAATGTGACCCTACCCTTTGAGTCGTCGTCGGTCCACACCCTCGTTGATATGCTCTATGATCCGCGACGCCTGCCGTCGGCGATTCACGATGGCGACTGCGACGCCGCCGACCTTGTCGACTGCGCGCTGTTTCTCAACGCCGACCGCGAACTGCTGCTCCGCATTATGGAGATTGTACTCGACGCCTTGCTCCCGCCCAAGGTCGACGACGAGGCCGCCACGGCACCCAACGCGGCTGTGGGTGCCTTTCTGCTACGCGCGCTCGGCAGTGGGCTCGATGATGAAATCAAGCGCGGCCTCGTGTCCCGCCTGGCCTACCTCCTTTCAGACGACGACCGCACTACCCTGGCCGACGTTTTTGGGTCCTATTATGACCCCACAAGGTGCCTCCTTTTGGAACCCGTTGCGCCAGGTGGCATTCGCCTGTGCTGCGGCCTGCGAGATCAGCGGCGCAAGGTGGTCTTTGTCACGCCCGAGTGGGGCAAAGTGACCATGAGGGTCACGTGCGCGCCGTCGCCTGGTGACCCGACGATCGGAGACGTTGCCATCAAGATCGACTCTGACCTGCCGAGGTGGCACATAACAGTGTGCATATTCAAGCCGTTTTCCGATGCGGTCATTGCGGTATCTGCGTCGTCGTCGCCTGTCGATAACCCGCCGACGGCCAGCGACGACGATAGCCGCCGGCCGCTGTCGCCGTTTACTCTCTGGCAGATCGACCTGCTGCCCGAGGAACAGACCGACGGCGCTTAGACCCTGCTCGCCCTTTTCCTGTTTCTTTTCTTTTATGTTTTCTTTGTCTCTTTTTCTCTTGTTGTGTGCGCAGTTGAAAAAAAAGGGTGAAAGGAAAAAAAGAAAAAAGGTTGCCCATGTCGAAAAACACAGCGTCTCCTTTTCTTCCAGGACACAAGTTCCGGTGGCATAGTATTTTTGTGCAAAGATGTCATGGTTATGGGGGCGGCAGCGCGAAAAATTAGGGACGGTCGCAGTTGGCGTATCTGCCACCTGTGAGGCAGCGCCGTTTGGAGACGTGCGAAACACGACAGAGGGCAATCATCTGCTGGCCACAGACCCGACGCCCGCCTCCCAAGGGTAATCGGGCAGGCTCGGCGCGTGGCCGAAAAAAGTAGAAAGAGCCGCCGCCACTGCAAATTGGTTGCCCACCAAAAATGCAAAAGACCGAACCCGCCGTAGAACCGTCAAGTACGCCATTGTCCATTTATTGTCCTTCTCCGTGCCATCAACATGTGCGGCTTTGTTGCCTCTCTAGGTTGGTGCTTTGCCCCACCAGATATTTTCTTTTTTTAAGAATTCCTGTCTTTTTCTTTTGTGCAGGCAACCCTGTCGTCGACGGTGAGGCGATTACGCGTGCCGAGAGCATCTCCACTGGGCAGGACGCTGTCGTGTCCCAAGGCTGCACTTTTGACTCGATATCCGGCAACCCGTGCAACGATCCACGTCTGGGCTTTGCCGCACTTACGCTCACCGATTTCAGCAGCGGCCTCAACGGCCAGGTGGCCTTTACCAACGAGACCATCTGGGCCATCTACGAGATGTTGCCCTGGCCCAATGCTGTGCCAGTGGCTCGTGACTTGGCGGCCGGTCGCCTGGTCCAAAGTCGGCGATCACTCGGTCGGGCCGCGGGCGACTTGGCCTCTCGCAGGAATCGAACCCGCAAACACCATTTTCTGAATCGCGAATAAATCGTGCATAGAATGTACGACCGGCCATATTCAGGGCCGCATCCGCACTCGAATCTGTGCTGTGTTTTGAGTGCATTTTTGTGGAAGATCCATTCATAATTCAGAAACCAGTGTCGCCAAGGTCGGTTCCTGTCAAAGATCGAGTTGACCACGTCCTGGCCGGCCCACTTGCCGTTGGGCTGGCTTTGGACCAGTCAGCCATCAACCAGAATGAATTATGCTTTTATGGTTGTCGGCAACACACAGTCACTTTGACTGTGGCGTGCACGGGGTGTATTGGTGCGGCCACTATTCTTGGCTTGCCCCAAGAAAGAGAGAGAGAGAGCACGATGCGCATAGGCGACAGGTTGGACGCTGCAATTTTGTGCGCGGTTTGGCGCCCATTTTTTTGGCCACTGTCGACATTGGGGGCTGGTTGGTGTGCATGGTTACAACACTGGATGTGACCAAATTTTGCAAAGGGCCTTTCCTTTTTTTCAACAATTGATCCCAAAAAGAAGAGAGTGACAAAGGCGCGGTCGGCGGCCATGGCAATACAATCTAGGCCGTGGCGGGCTCAAAGACCCAACCGTGCTCGGTGGCGCTGCACGAGGGCGCCAGCACGATGGGACTGCCGATGCCGCCGTCGCCGTTGGGCCGAAGGCACCCGCCAAGGGCGGCGTTGTAGATGGTGCCAGGCAGGGTGGCGCTGCCCGACGGGTCGCGCGCTGCCGCCCACGAACCAGTGGCCACGGCGGTGCCCGCACGCGATACATAGACGGGCACGGGGCCGACGAGGGCGGTCGCCGTGCCGGTGCTCAGGGCAGAGCCGGTCGACGAGGTGAGCGAACCGCCGATGGCGCCCGCTGCTGTCGCCGCCGCATAGGTCCACGTCGGTGCCGTGCCGGCGGCCACGAGCACGGCTGGATTGCCGCTAATCTCGTTGACACCCAAATAGAGGCCTGTCGGCGCCCAGCGGATCTTGTAGTGGCCGGCGGCGAGAGGCGCGCCCACGGGGGCCGCGACCCCGCGCGACGACGGACCCACGGGTGTCACGGGCATAAAGGACGCTGGGTTGTTGGGCCTGCGCCGGCGGCCCTCAAAGACAATGGCAAGAATGACCGCCGTGAGCACCATGGCGGCAATGAGCGACGCCACGATGCCGCCGATGATCCAACCCCACGGCACGGATCGCTGCGGCGGCGCAGCGGCAACGACCGTTGTTGACGTGGGTGCGGGCGGCACAGCGGTGGCGACGGCAGCCTGCTGTCCGGTGGGCGTCGACATGCTGTGGCAAGGTTTTCCCCTTTCCCCTCTTTGGTCGCGGTCTTGCTGGTGCGCACGCCGAGCGGCGCCGGCCGACCTGCCTATCCGCCTCTCAAAAGGCTGGGTCCTCTCTGTCGCCTCGCAGGACACCGCCAACCCCTTGTGCTCTCGCCCTCCTCTTTCTTTTTTTTCCCGAGAGATCGCGCTGGTCATCTGTGTGATCTTTTTTCGAGCACAACGGAACCTCATCTCGGCACCCGTGGCCCAGAGGGCGACCAAAGGGCTCCCGCCGGCACTTGAGCGCCCAGTCACGCAAAAAAGAACGGACCGCACCAGAGTTTCGATCCTCTACGCCTCTGGCTGGCTCTCTTTTTCGTGTGCGCAAGGTTTCCCCGCCTAAAAACCATCGACCGACACCAACGAGGCAAAAAAAAGGGGGAACAGACAAGAGCCTTTTGGCAAAGACTGACAAGAAAAAAAGATTTGCAGAAACAAAAGGTTTTTTCTTGTTTTTTGGGTCGTCGTTGTCTCTTTGTCGCTCAGGCATGGTTGATTGGGATGAGAACTAGGGGCGTGGGCCTGCACGAGGCGCGCGATCTTGGTACCCCTGGAGGGCACAACAGCAGTGACGGACATACGGCGCGGATGTAGCGGGCGACGCGCAGATCGCCGGCAGCCACGGCTTCGTCCAAGGCCCGACGGGCTGCGGCCTCGCCATCGACGCCGGCGAGGATCAGGGTTGCCATGTCTTTGCGCCGCCCCAGCAAAGCCAGGGAAAGAGCCGACACGTAGCGCGCCCTCGATGCGCACCATGTCTTGGCGGTCGCGGCCGGGAATGCGTGCTCGCACAACCACCGCACGCAGTCCACATGGTCACCGGCAACGGCAACGGCCACAATGTCGGGACGGGTAAGAACGACCAACGTCTGTAAATCAGACGGTGCGCCGAGGCGCTCTAGAATGTGGACATGGCCGGCTGCCGTCGCCTCGCAAAAGGCCGTCGTGCGTGCCTTTTGCGCGCTGCCCTGGGCGATTGCGTCGAGCGCGGCCATGCCGTTGGCATCAAGACATCCCAACACGTCGAGAAGATCGATGCGCCCGACACGCGCAGACGCCTCGGCGATACGGACAATCGAATCCAACGCGTCAAAAAAGGGCAGTTTTGCGGGCGTGGACGGGTCGGTCGCCAGACGCACCGCCTCGTCAAGTCGGCCTTCGCGAATAAGACGGTCGACGGCAAACAAGCCGGACGCCACGACCTCCTCGGCGGCACGCTGTGCCCCGTCATAGTCGCCAATGACATGACACTGTTGGTATGCCGTACTTTGGCTCACGCATACGTTGGCGCCCGTGCGGTCGACGGGTGCTTGGTTGGCCGCGTGGACAAAGCGCATCACCAGGTTGGCCCAGGCGCCGCCCAGGCGCGAACAGCGCTCGATTGTATAGTCCTTGGCGTAGAGTGGGGCGTGCACCCACACGGCTTCCATACGCCGCATGGCGTCCTCGATGCGCATCCTATCAGTCGGATCGTCGCTGGCGGCGATCGGTGCAGCCAAAAGGGCCAATGCGGCCAGCGCACGCAATAGGAGAACATCGGTCTCGGCAACGACCGTACGGGCTTGTTCCCAACCGCCAACGTCGACGGGACAATAGTCTGGTTGTCTGAGAATCCACTGGACGATCTCGCGGTGGTCCAAAAGGGCCGCGTCGTACAGGCACGCGGCCCAGTCGATCGGCGGCGCCGAGGCCGACCGATGGACCATGGCGTATTCGAGACCGACCATGTCGCCCGCAGCGCACATACCCTCGACGGTGGCGTCGGCGTAAAAGCGCGCAGCAAGGTCGGTGGGCGTCAGGGCGTGAAAACAGCGGGCGGCACAGAGGCACGCATAAAGATCGTGGTCGGACGGGCAGCACAAGAGCACCTCGCGCCACAATTCACGTGGCAATGTGGCCCATGGTGGGGCCTGATCGTCGTCGGCTGTTGGTGTCGTCGCCATCATCATCGTTGTCATCGGTGCGATCCTCTTTTTTTCCTACTTTTTGTCCTTGTTCTTTCCAATTCTGTGTTTTTGCTCTCCCTTTTTTTGCCCTGTCGTCGTCGCTTTGCCCAGTGCCCACGCACGTATTCGCGCACAAAAAAAAAAGACAAAGGCCAATGTCGAAAACATACGCAAACCGCTGGCCAGAGGCCGCGCGGGTCGCACGACCGAGAGGCCGGTTGCCGCCTGCGCCAGAGCAACCAACCAATGAAAAAAAAATTCTGTTATACACTGCAAATGGCGGGGTCGGTGAGGGCGTGAGGCGCACGAAAAAGGCATGCCGGCCGGCCCACACATGGCCTCTGGGCGTGTGTGCCGCGGCCTTGTTTTGCCGCAGCATTGGCGACAGACATGACCCGACCATTTTTTTGATCAAAAGGCACAGTGAAAAATTGGAAAAAAAAGAAAATCGCACAGGAATGCGGTGCCATTGCATGGGTTTTGTCTGCACTTTTTCATTTTAACACTCTATTCTTCTTTCTTTTTTTTTGTGATCATCAAAACCAAAAAAGGAACGAGTCTACAGAGCGCCGTCGCGATCCAATGGGATGAACCGCAGGCCCTCAAGGGGGTTCCGTTGGGGCGCGGGTGCAGGCCTCTGATGTGGTGCCGACGGCCGCGTGTGGCGAATGTAGCGCGCCACGCGCAAGTCGCCAGCCGCAACGGCCTCACTCAAGGCTGATGGGCTGCCGCGTCGGCGTCGGCACTGGCCAGTATGATGTCGGCCATGTCGGTGCGCCGAGCCAGCAAGGCCAACGAAAGGGCCGACACTTGATTTGCCCAAAGGGACGACCACACCTTGGCCGACGCCGTCGGAAATCCGCGCTCGCACAGCCAGCGCACGCATTCAACATGACCTCCAACGACCGCAGCAGCAACTGCATTCGAGTCGGGCATGACCACAGTTGGCGCGTCAGGCGTGCCCCAGATGCGCTCCATAATGCCAGTGTGGCCGCTGCCGGCAGCGGCCTCGACGACGACGGTCCACACGTGCGCCTGACGGCCACCGGTGACAATGTCCAACCTCGCCGATGTCCCCGTATCAAAGCACCCCAACGTATCGAGCAGATCGATGCGCCCGGCCTCGGCGGACGCGCGCGCGACGTTGGCGATGACCTGCATTATGATATGATAGGGTAGTCCTGCGTGCGCCGCAGGGTTGGTCATGAGGCTTGTTGCCGCGTCGAGGCGCCCCGCGCGGACGAGATCGTTGACCATCTGCGGATGCACGGCCTCGGCGAGTCGACGCGCAAGCCTATGAGCGCCGTCGGCATTGCCACATGTACGACATGCGCGCTCCTCGGCGTCGAGCCGCACCAACGATTCGGCACGCTCGAGGTCTGGCGGTGGTTCGTCGGCCGTGCACAGCGATTCAGACCAATGGAGCCACCCTTGGCCCAAGTCTCTGCAGCGCCGAACGGTCACCGCCTTGGCCTCGGCGGGCGCCTGCGCCCACATTTCGTTGAAGCGACTCAACGCCCCTAGTGTATACGGTGTAGTCGGTGGTGCTTGACCGGCAAGGGAGAGCATGGTGGATGCCATGGCACGCAGGAGCGGGTCATCGGTCTCGATGGCGATCGTGCGCGCGCCCTCCCAGTATGACGGCGCGTGTAGTATGCCGGCGTAATTGACGATCCACGCGATCACATGCGCATGACCCCGGATGCCCGCCTCACAAAGGCACACGGACCAGTCGACGGGCGGTGCCGCCGCGGGCCAGTGTGCCACAGTGTATTCGAGACCGTCAAGATCGCCTGCGGCGCACATTCCCTCGACCGTGGCGTCGGCATATTGTCGCGCCATCAGGTCGCCGGGCGTCAGGACGTGAAAGCAGTGGGCCGCGCGCAGGCACGCACCAAGGTCATAGTCGGATGGGCAGCGCAAGAGCACCTCGCGCCACAACTCGGGCGGCAACTGGTCCCATGCGGGTCTTGCGTCGCCGCCATCGTCAGACATGCCGTCCTTTTTTAGAGGTGGCGGTGTCGTCGTCCACAATAATCTTTTTTTTCCAAATTGTTTTCTTTCTTTTTTTTTGTAACTGAGTTGGCGTCTGAGTTGATGTATGCGTCTGTAGGCGCACAGAGACAAACCAAAGAGGCAATTAAAATAAAAAATGGGACAGCAACGCCAACACATCAAGAAAAAAGGGGCGCCACCCATTTTTTGCAGGCGCGTGGCAGGGTCCGAGAACAAAAAAAGGGCGTGGGTACCAACCTATCTGACGGGGCACTGCAATTCAGAATAAAAAAAGGCGATTGGTGCATGCCTTTGGAGCCGGCGCTGTTGCGCCATATGGCGTGGGCTGACAAATTCACGCTGGCTCGATTGTGGTGTGAGAGGCAAGGCCGCAATTTGTGTCGGTGTCGCCCGATGAGGGTCCGACAGACGGTTGTCCCATCGAGGACACGGCAAGACATCAAAAGCGCGCTTTCTAGGCAACAAACCTGTCGCTTCCGTCTTTTTTTTCCCTTTTTTTTTTGACTGGACTCTTCCATCAGATTGTTGCCGCCTCCCGCAAGGCAACCGGCCTGAAAAAAGCACAAAGGATACTCAAAAGAAAATATGAAAAAGGAAAAGCCATCTGCCGCACGCGTGCCGCCACCGCCGGACCGACCAGACTCGGCCAAGGCCGCACGACAACAAAGCACCAAGAGGGCGCACAAAGAAGACGAGCCAGAGGGGACGACAAAGACCTTGGCCGCACTGCCACTGTGCGGCCGGACGGACGGTGGCAGCGACGAGTGCAGTTTTGTCGCACGGGTGCGGTCGCAGTGTGGTCCGTGCAAGGACCCGCTCACAGTCGAGGCCATCAGCAACACGTGGTGCGACATCCTCCGCGACAAGGGCGTCTCCTTGGAATGCCTGTGTGCGCTGGCGCGTCACGTCGACGTGCGCTACCCGTGGGACGACGCCTACAACACGGAGCGCCTGATCTACAACAAGCGCGTCAACGTGTTTCCCCAGGCCATCGTCTATGCGCACGGTGCCGAGGATATTCGTCGCGTGCTCGCGTGGACCCTGGATCATGGCGTGCCCTTTTCCGTGCGCTCAGGTGGTCATTCACCCGAGGGCTACTCGATGACCACGGGCGTCGTCATTGACATGAGCCGTATGGACAGCCTCTTGGTGTCGCCCGACGCTTCCGAGGTTGCTATCGGCGCCGGTGCCCTCATCGGCCCCACCTACTTGCGTCTCCAGACGGGCGACACGGGCGCCAAAGACACGCGCGGCCACGGACCCGGCGGATTGATTGTCCCGATGGGCACCTGCGCCAACGTGGGCATTGCCGGTCTCACCCAAGGCGGCGGTGTCGGCTTTTTGATGCGTCGTTGGGGTCTCACCTGCGACAATCTCGTGGCGGCCGAGGTCGTCCTCGCCGATGGCCGTCTCGTGCGGGCCGACGCCGACGGCCCAAATGCCGATCTCTTTTGGGCGCTGCGCGGCGCCGGCGGCGGCAATTTCGGGATCGTGACGCGCTTTGTCTATCGCGCCCATCGCCTGCGCTGGGTCATTCTCTTTGAGGTGGCCTTTGCCTGGGACGACGCTGTAACAGTGGCCGACGCCTGGCAGCGGTGGGCGCCCACCGCGCCCGATCGACTCACGAGCCAACTCACCTTTGAGCCCGCCGCCGGTCGGGTCGTGGTGGCTGGCGAGTGGGCGCCCGACGACAACAATAGTGGTGATGATGACGACGACGACAAGCCCTTTGACGACACAGAAGATTGCACGTTTGCACGCACCAACGACGATTCGAGCAACGCCAATATCCCAAGCGCCCGCGAGCGCGAGGCCATCACACGGGCGCGTGCCGACCTGGAAAAGACCCTGGGCACCCTCCGACATACAGTGGGCGGGATTGCCCGAAAGCATGGCCAAAAGAGGCCGCGTCCTTTGGGTGAGGGTCCGCGTGCGTGGGTATCGAGCGTGCTCGACGCTGCGCGCCACTTTACCGACAACAATGCGCGACCGCCCATGTCCAAGATCAAGACCGACTTTGCCGACCGTCTGTTGTCCCGGCGTGCGCTCCGCCGCCTCGTAGACGCCCTCGCCGTGCCGCCACGTGTCGACCGATGGTGTGCGACGGCGCCCATATTGACGGCGGTCGCCTTTCAGGCCATGGGCGGCGCCATTGCCGACGTCCAAGCCGACGCCACGGCCTTTTTCCACCGCCGCGGCACCCTGTTTTGGATCGAATATTCTGCCTATTGGACGGCGCCCGAGGACGCACCGGGCCTCGTGGCCTGGGTGACTGACGCCTGGCAATCTCTACGGGGCGCCGTATCGGGCTATGCCTATGTCAACTTTCCCGACGCTGCACTGGTCGACTGGGAGCACGCCTACTGGGGACCCCATTTGGAGCGGCTGTCGGCCATCAAGGCGCGCTACGATCCGACGGGCCGGTTTTGCATGCCTCAGGGCATTCCCCTGCCGCCACACATTATGAGAAATGACCTCTAATGTTTTCCCACATGTACTCGTGATCCGACCGCTTACACCGCCCAAGAAAAAAAAGACGCTGCTATCATGATGCGTAATTTGAGTATTATCACAACCTCTTTTTGGTCCTTTACATTTTTTTCCTTGCGTCGGATGTCAGGCCAACAAAAGGCTTGCATTTTTCATTGTTGTTGGCGAGCACGCCATTGTTTTTGTGGGGAAAAGGCCGAGGGTTGCACAGGCCGCCGGCTTTTTTCGCGTCAGAAATACAAAAACGGTTTTAATCAGAAGCAGGAAAAAAAAAGAGAAAAAAGAAAGAGCCTAGGCGATGCCTTTGGATTTGGCCCATGCGCATACCCAATCGTCCCGCGCACATCCGTGTCGAAAAAGCCAATCGAGTGTCTCGACCTGACCGGCGTGGGCGGCGGCCGCGCGCGCGTCGCGGGTCCATGGGCATCCGTGGGCGCGCGCCCATTTGGCCGTTTCGATGTGCCCATTCTTGAGCAGACTGTCTAGATAGTTTTGGGGTGCGCCACGGTACCGGCACGACGAACATCGGCGCCACTGGCGGCTCACCCATCGTGGCGCGACGGCATCAACCTGGTCCAAGTGGCTGAGGATGGTCTCGACAATCTCGTCGGGTAACCATACTATATTGTTCATGGCAAGTCGGTCTACGCCAAGGCCCTTTTGGTCATCGACTGCAAGGGTTTCGTCGTGGCATGTGCCGTGCTGGTTGGTACTCTTCCCAGCAGAAAAGCGGCGACCGCCTGCCTCTGTCTCGTCTATTGTGCTCTGTCTCTTCTTTTTTGTGCCGGTCCTTTTTGCAGTCGGTTTTCGCGCCAGGCTTGGGCTCTCTTTTTCTTTTTTTTTTAATTTTTTTCTCAGGCTTTTTGATCGACCACAAAATGGAACCATCCGTTTTCGTGGGCGTCGCTCACAGGGCCGGGTTGCGCTCGGGCGTCCCCTCCTTCTTTCGTCTCCTCTCTGTGACGTGCAATCTCAAGACATATGATTAAAAAGAGGGACAAACAACAATACTCGCGAGCCATTGGTCGGCGGACAAGAGTAAAATAAAAAACAAACAAGATGGAAAGTCTGCAAAGGCGCTCGGTCCGGCCGCCACTGCGCCCGCCTGTGTTGGGGACACATTGTTGGCCGCGTGCGGCGACACAAACCAAAAAGAGGACAACGGGCCGACGGGATTTTTGGGGGAGACTTGCGCGAGGCCATTTGCGCTGTCGTCCCAAAAAAGTCTTTTGTCCTATTTTCCCTTTTTATTCTGCCGGCTTGCAATTGTCGACAGAGGCCCTGCCTTTGCGGATCTTGCGCAGTGCCGCCGCGTCAGGGACCCCCTTTAGGTTTGCGCATGTCTAGAGGCTGCCACGTTGTTCTTTTTTTTCCAAATTGCCTCACGTGCCTTTTTGTTTTTATTCGATAAGGACGCTAAAGACGATGGTGTTTGGCGGCGATAAACAAAAGGTGGGGACCGGCGGTCTGGGGGGAAGAGCGTCGAGACACATGCACTCGTGGCTGCAGGCGGCTCGGTCACAATCACTGTGATCGATGCATGCTGCCACGGCCATTGTTGTCGCCGGGTGATGCGCCACTGGGGCCGCTCATGGGCAAGTAAGAGGATTGACGCGGCACGCCGAGACGATGGAACCAAACCGCCGTGCACTACCCCTGGCCAGAAGGCAGATCTTGGGTCCATTGGCGAGACCGCAGGCAGCCTCGGCCGCACGCCTTCCGCCACCGGTTGTGGGAGGCCCTCGGCAGCCTTTGCCCGTCCAGGCGCCACCGCTGGGCCGGTTCCCGCGGCCGCAAGCGGTGCCGACTGTGCGTCCTGCGCCCACGCAATCCAGGATGCCGACCGCGCGAGCGGCACCCCAAGGCCGATTCGCCCAAGCATCAGTGGGTCCGGCTGTGCGCCCGACGCCGGCCCAGCCCGCCCTGCAGCGCGGTCCGATCCAGCAGGCGCCGCCTTTGGGCCAGTTCGCAGTATCCAGACCGACCCCGACCACGCGTCCCGTCCCGACTCGTCCTGGCCGTCCAACCATCTCTGGTGTCGCGGCTGCAGGAGCACCACAGCAAACACGGGCCGCGCGTCAAGTGGTGCCGACCGGGCGCTTTGCACCATCGCCGTCGCTCCCGCGAGGACCAGTACCCATCCAGAGGTCATGGACACCGGCTTTGGTGAGTCCACGCGACGATGGATGCGTGGCCGGCCACAATCAAGACCTGTACGCGCTCCTGCGCGCCATCGCCGAGCAAAATGACGACTCCATCGTAGGCATACTTGCAAATGGCCGTGTCAATGTCAACGAGTGGATCGATCCCGACATCTTTGGTCGTGCCGACCTCGACATACACGATCGCACATATGTAGAATGGCCGACACAAGGGTACAACCAATGGACTGACCAGGCTGGATATCAGGGCGAGGACGAGCGGTTGCTCAGCGATACAGACCTGGCGACGACGCGCGGCAACGCACCCGACAGTCTTTTGGGGATGGCCGTGCTGACCGGAGCACCACGATCCGTCGAGACCCTCATCGACGCCGGCGCCCTGCCACGCCCCACACGCGAATTCCTTCTCAACAGCGCCCTCTCGCGGCTCAACGCGTCCTACTACTACACGCCTGGAGGGGACTATGTCCGCAAACCCGTCGATGCCTTGGGCACTGCCGGCGTCCTGCTCCGTCGGTTCGGTCGGTCTCCGCGTCTGCACCCGCTCGACATGAATCCGCTGTCGGTGGCGCGCCTCACGCTGCAGCGCTCCCCCAATGTCATACTCGGCAATAACGAGGACGCGGTGCGCTCGGTGGATGCCGTGTTGGTGCCTCTGCTGGCTGCCGGCTACAGCCCCGATGAGCGCATCCAGGCAGTCGGTCCGCCGCCGGTGCTCGTCACCAATTCCCGACGGCGGTTCGAATACACCCCGGCCCGCAACCGAGACTATGGATCGCCGCCCGATTATAATGCAGCCCGCGCGGCCTTGGCGCGCATCACCGAGCGACAGGCGATCGGTTCGGGCGGCGGCGAACCCATCGACATTGCACAGTACACCGGTCCTGATTCTTCGCTAGAGGTCCTTTCACGTTTGTGGGACCCCCTCACGGCCCGCGTGGCCGACCTTTACGATTCGTTGTCGCCGCCCGTGCAGGACGTCCCAACAGCACCGACACCGGCAGCCACAGAAGAGGGAGAAGAGAGAGACGAGGCGGAATCCATAGTGTCCCTGATCGAGTCGCTGCCGCCCGAGGTGGTAGAGATGATCGCGGCCTCGCGTGGTCTCTCGGCCGGGGACGTGGCGGCGCTCTATGGGCCTCGCGCAGACTTGCAGCGGCCGCGGCCTATCCTCTGGCTCAGAGACGTGCCGCCTTTATGGGACCGGGCGCACCGTGCGGCGATTATGCTGGGTGCATGGCGACGCTGTTGGCCGCCATCGCCAGGGACGATCCCGCTACTGTGCGTCGCGTGCTTCAATCGCGAGTGATCGGCCTCAACGACCTGTTGGACCCTAGTGCCGATACGCTCTATGGCAATCCATTGACCGTGGTGACGACCCAGGAGCCCGCTGACGGAAGGTTGGGGTTCGGCTCGATTGAGATTGCTCTCCGCACCAATTCGATAGGTCGGTCCTATGCAGGCAGGCGGCTCCTGCCGTCGTCGCGATTCCGAGGGAACCTCGGTCAACGCGGGTGGAACTATGCCACGCCGCTAGCGCTGGCGGTCATAGCCAAGGCGCCCGACGTGGTGCGCGAGTTGGCGGCAGCGGGCGCTCAGCCGTGGCCTTCGGTCGAGTCTCTTTTGGAGCGCGCCCTGAACCGCCCCTTTGATGAGCGCCTGTTTGCCCTCGGCGTCGACATGACGAGATACGAGAGCACGAATGCACTGGACAGACTGATAGAGACACATGGCAACGAAGCCATTCAGTTGGACGATGACGAACCGGTACCTCGGGCGGAGCAACTCGGCCCCAATGCAACGGTTCTCATTCGGGAGGCTGATACGCCGGCCGTGGTGCGCGCAATTGTCGAGTCGTACCCACGCAGCGTACGGTTCCACCACGGCGACGCCAACCCGCTCACTGTGCTGCGCCTTTTCGCGCTTGAATCATTGAACGAGCCACGCTTTAGCCCGCCCAACCCGACGGCGATCGAGGCCATGCTCACGCCTCTCATCGACGTCCTTCTAGAGGCCGGCTACTCGCCCGACGAGCGTGGTCTGCCGTGCGACGTCGACCCGAGGGGTACCACGGAGCGCGCGCTCGTTGCCGAGTGGGCCGCCACACAGAGCGCACAGTCGAGAGAGGGCATTTTGGCCGACATCTTTGGCCGTGCCTATGTGCTGCACGACCTGCCGCCGCTCGTGTCGCCCGACTCGTTGTAATGTCACCAAAAATTAAAAAAAAAAAAAAAGGATTGCTCGCGTCCATGTTCCCCCCCCCCGGACCTCTTTCTTTTTTGTTATGAAGCATCAAGGCCGTCGGGCAGGCGGCGCACGATCGCAGGTTGATCCCGCTTGTGTGCCGCACCAATGATGCCCGTCGTCGTCTAGGACTCGCGCCAGTGGCATTGCGCGTCAGTGTTTTCCTCTTTCTCTCTTGCAGATTTTTTGTTGCAGGCGTAATTTTTCATCCTGTTGTTGTTGCGCAACTTTATGGCTTTGCGCCGACGCCAAAAATGCAATAAAATAAATGCAACATATCACTATAAAATTTTCTTTTTTTTGGTGCACGAGCCAACCGCAAAGTGTGAGCGCGCTCGCGCCTGCAACCACAGACACAAGGGCCATGAAAAAAACCAGAGGGACTGGCTGGGCCATGGCTCGGCCCCTTTTGCGCTGTTACTCGCGTCCCCTTTTTTTCGCCCACATCGCCGCAATGACCAAAGAGACAAAGGGACAAGGACGCCACGGACATAAGACGCCCAAGGTTGCCAAGGTCCACAAGACAAAAGAAATAGAGAATTTTTGATGTGAAAGCAGAAAATTACAACATGGTCGCTGGCCTTTTTTCTCGCATCTTGCTGGCGGTTCAGGCTTTGGGCAACTGGCGGTGCGCTACACAGAGGGAAGCCGACCGTCAACGCCACGATTCCCTATTATCACTGTCGGCATGCGAGATCGTGCCGACAGTCGTCAAATGATTACGCAACCATTCGAGGCCGCGCGCCGCCGTCTCCCATCGCCAACCGCGATCATAAGAGGCCAACAGATGATCGAAATCGTGCACGACGCCGGCGGCCTCGGCCGCGGTGGCTGGTCCGTCGTTGCCCAACAGATATTCGAGGACATCAACGCGTCCGCCGGTGACAGCACGCTCCAAGACGTCGACGCCATAGGGGCCGCCGCGCGCGGCAATGTGGCGCACGGCTTGGACGTCGACGCATAGGTTGGCGACGGCCAGCAAAAGGGAGGGCCACGAGGCAAACGGCGCGGCGCCCGTCTCGTCCAACGCACACAGGGCCTCGTAGCCGCCGTTGCGCATGGCCACGGCCAGGGAGGCCTCGTGTACGCTGTAGTCGACGCCGGCGGCGCGCGATGAGGCGACCGCCCATTTCACTAAGGCGCCGTCGCCCATGCGCACGGCCAACGGCACGGTGTCGTCGGCGGGCCAGTAGCGCCCGCGGCAGCCCACATTGTCCAACCACGTTAGCCAGTCGACCCGACGCAGGCGAAAGGCGCGCTCGCCAGCCACGCGCTCACACATGCATTGACCGTCGCGGCGGCGTATCTCGGGACGCGCGTGCAACCACGCCGCCGTATCGGCGCGGCCCGCGCCCATGGCATAGAATACGCCGACCGAGAGGACGGCGCCTGGCGGTTGATCCCATCCGCGCCGACAAAAGGCGTTGACGGCGGCGGCGACGGCCGAAAGCGGCGCCGTGGGGACGGCGTCGGCCAGCATGTCGGCCTCTTGCAGGACCTTTTGTCCTCGCGCCAGCAGCCACGATTCGCACACTAGTGTGGGGATGACACTGGTGCAACCGGCGGCAATTGCATTGGTCGTAATCTGCACAAGGCCGCATGCATCGTCCACACGTCGCTTTGCATCATCTGTACCGTGATCTCTACTGTCTTTGCTATCGGCGCCGCTCCCATATGGATTATGGATGAGATCACCCTTGAAAGATTCCTTTGTCACGGATGCGCGTCGGCGCCACTGCGACTCGAATGAATCGAGCGCCCAGCGCACGACCTCGGCGCGGTCACTCGACGCCGCGGTGGCGACGATGGGCAGATCGGGCTCTCGGCGCCACTGTGCAAACACGCTGACGATGGCATCCAAGGGTGCTTTTTGCGATGCCACCAAAGCGCGGGGACGACGAGCATAAGCCCGCGCCGCTAGGGCCACAGCGCACTCGACACAAAACAGTCGCGACGCCAGACGGCACGACGCGTGGTCGGCCCCGTCTAGAAAAGACACCACATTGGCGACCATCTCGGGAGGCAACAAGGCCAGGCCACATTTGCTGTCGGCGGCGTTGGACTCTGTATCCCCGCGCTCCCGCATTTTACGCGCCCTCGACTCTTTATTTGCCCAACGGCAGGCCCCCTTTTTCCCAAAAAAACTTTTGGGGTTGTCCTCACCGCAGGGCCGTCTGGCATGGCGCCGCGCAAGGATGTCGCGCCCAACTCGTGTATCTATGACGCCAAGTTGAGTCTCTTTTTTTTCACAAAAATATGCGTCGCAAAAGCCAAAACAAAAAGAAAAAAGGATCAGCAGGTGCACTACGCAGTAATCAACCAAGCACGAGGAGATGCGCTCTAAAAAGGGAAACAAAAACCCACAGTTTATTCTGGGCGACGTCGACCAGACAGCCATTGGGGGCGCCACACTGCACACTCTTTGAGGTCAGACGTACAAAAAAGGATCACAAAAAAGTGGACGTGGGGCGACAAGAACAAGATGGCGGAAAAAAGTTGGCGACTTTTGCCTCTAGGCGCATGTGTCGGGCAAGTGGTCGATCAGATGCTGTAGCGCCAGCAACCGCTCGGTCGTGCGCACAAGGACGTCTAGGTGTGTCGTGGCAATCGCACATTTGCGTTGAGCATCGGCAAGAATGACATCATTGGCGTGCGACCACATGCCGTCTCGATCCAGCAGGGCCACGCCGCGCGTCCACGCCACGGTTTCGTCTGGCGCCAGGCCTTGCGGCGGTGTGCGCCCCACTGTGGAGCCTGGGGCGTCTGACGAAATGAGGTGCAATCGCGTCTCGATTGATGCTCCTTGGTGCCGGTCAGAGCGGGCGCGCTCGTTGCGCTCGGCAGCCGCAATGCGTGCTCGAATGACTGTGCGCGCCGTCTGCGCCATGCAGAGCACGCGCTGCACGTGGTCGCGCGATAACCAGCCCCCGATCGGCTCGACGGCGAGAGCACGCGACGCCGCCGCCAACCATCCGTCGTGCCAAGTCAACGTGCGACCCGACGGATGGATTGTTATGGAGGAAAAGAGATCGTGCGCGATGGCGAGCGCCGCCAAACCTAGTGCATCACCGCAATCCTCTGGGACCAGATGCAATGTAGTGATGGCACGACTAGATCCACGAGCGACACGTATCTCTATGGCGCTGGCGTCTGGTTTGGCGAGGAGCGCGCCGACGAGATACAAGTTGTACCGAAACTCGATGGCGCCCATTTCAGACATTGGGTCGGGCGCGTGCACCAAGTGATCAACCGCGTCCATGAGAAACAGAGGCAGTTTGTCGCTCGCTGTCGCATTGTGCCACGCGGCACGCGTCGCCTCGTCATCTGTACAGGGCTGGACGGACCGAGCGCGACGTCGCCTTCCTAGCGGTTGCAGTGCGCCTTGCCAGATCGAGGCCGTCGCCTGGATTCGCCAGAGCGCGGCGGCAAAGGCCACGAGACCCAACATCGCGGCCACGTGGGCATCGCCCGGCGAACCAAATGTCATCCCAAGGCCAAGGCCCTGCACGATGCAATCCGCATCGCAAGCGGCCTCTGTATAGCGATCCCCGACGCGTATCACAGGACCGTGGGATGCGTGCGGCCACGCCGAGTGATCGTCGGCAACGTCTGTCGTCTCATCTGTTTGCCGCGGGCGGATGCCAGTCCACAGCATGTGCGCATCCATGCGATAACGCTGAAAGGCAACCTCGACGAGTGCACGCGCCAGGCCTAGCAGGCGCGGCAACGACGCTGTGGTCCACGCCACGCGGCACTCGGCCATCGTACGCATCATGAGCCAGAGCCACGGTACGGGGGCATCGTGCCCGCCGTACGCCCATCCCCACGCACATCGATCCGCGCGTGCCAGGATGGCCGCCATCTGTTTCAGAGACACATCCACACGCTCTCCTTTTGTCCTTCCCTGTTGATCGCCATTGGCGAGGTTGTCGTCGTTGGCATCCTCACCGTCACAATCACTGCCATCGTCACCGTCGTCATCATTATCGCCGTCGTCATTGGGGTCACTGTTGTGATCATTGTCGTCGCGTCGACAAAGTGATCAATGTCCTCGGCGTATTCGATGCCAAGTCTCCAGGGCAATCTATCGTCGAGATCACCTAGGCGCGCCACAAGTACACGCCTTTTGGTCGGCACCTGTAGGCAAGAGATTTCGTACCGACACTCGTCCTTGTCCTTGTCTGCCTGGATGCTCTGCCATGCGCGGTACGAATAGATAAACTCAACGCGCGCCAGGGCTTCGCGGTCACAGACGCCATCTCGATCCACGCAATCGAGCGCATCCAGAATGAGGACGTCGGCGTGTGCCTGGGCAACGGCGCTTTCGGCCGCGCACACGGCCTTGATCCTTTCGTCGCGCCACGACGTATAGTCGCCACGCCCTACTGGTCGCCATGCACGTCGGATGTCGCGCTGCACTGCAAGTGCGCGTTGGTTGAAAACATTGTCTGGTCGCACGACGGGGTCCATCACGGGGGAGGGCGTGGATCGCGAGGAAGACAATGGGGTTTTCTTCCCTTGTGTGCTCCCATCTCGCGGTCGCTCGACCCCGCCGAGGTCGGCGCCGCGCGGCAGTGCCGCCTTGGCCGGGAAAAAGGGCACCCACCATAGACACCTTTTTGTTGGTGGTTTTTATTGTAAAAAAACCAAAAGAGACAGGGCCATAACAGAAATGCGTGTTGTAGATGATCAAATGGTCCTGTGCTTGGAATCTACTGCGCCATCCACGCACCCAAAGGCATCGCGACGACCATCGTCTCTTTCTCCTCACTTGTTTTTCTCTTAGGTGTGCCCGTGCAATGTCTCGGTGCAAAGAAAGAAACTCTTTGCGCGCGGCGTAATTTGATCGATTAAATTGTGCTCTTGCTCTATCTTTTTTCTTTTTTTTTGATATATATTTATGTCGTCCTGAAAAAAGGACAGAGAGGAGAGAGATAAAAACTTGTGGGCATCGGGCCTAGGCCGACACGACGCCACTGGACGCAGCCTCGATCAGGCGGGCCTCGTAGGGCGCAACCTTGGCCATGTAAAAGGTGCGATTGCGCAAGAGGGCCTCGACGGCGCCGATCCATCCGCGGAGGCCTTCCCTGCGCGCACGCAACTTGGCATAGTCTTTCAGGCCAAAATAGTCGGGGTTGGTCATGCCTCCGCGGGCGTTGAGCCGCCAGTGGCGCACGGCAAAGTCGAGGCGCAAGAGCGCATGGCGGGCTTCGGCGAGGCCGACCACGCAATCGTGTGCCGCGAGGGCCGGCCCTCCGCCGCTGCCCCAATCGCGAACGGCGTTTTGGGCAACCATCACATACCACGCCTCGTCCTCACCGCCGTTCCACATGCCACCTTCGCCATGCGTCACCTTGACGCCCTGTGACCCCTTTAATTTCACAGTGCGCGTGGTCGTCGTCTCCACCATAAAGTTGGGTTCGTAGCGCAGCCGGGCGATCATCTGGTCCTCCATTTGCGCGTGGGTCCACGTCCAGCGCACGCCGATGGGCCACCGATGGGGGATTGCGCGCGCGGATCAGTAGGGTCATTCACACCCACGCCGGCCAGGATCAACGTGCACGACTTGCATCGAGTCTCGGGACAGTCTGGGTCTGCGCACCACGGGTTGCCGGCCATGCCCACGTGACTCGGTTGGACGAGACGCTGCGGGTCGGTGCGGTAGGCCGACCATGTGACGCCGTCGGGCGCGAGACACGCGCGCACTTCGGCCCCATCGACGAGGGACGAGGCGACGTCAAAGAGATAGGGCACGACGACATCCCGGCCCGCCGGTCCGAGAGGTTCCGGCGGGGGCAAGGGCGTGCCATCGGCACCCAGCGCATTCTTTTTACAGTCGTCGACAATGTATGGCATGAGGTTGCGCACGACGGCGCGGTCGTGGGCGTCTTCGCGCCGTACGATCGCCTCGCGTGTGTAGGGCAACATGCCGGTGGTGCGCACCTCGTTGATCGTCACTTGTTCGCGTGGGTCCACATCGTCGTCGCCGCCGTCAATGGCCGAAACAGAGTGCGATGCATTGACACTGGCCTGCCTGGCGATCGCATCGGTGCACATGCTATCGTGTGCCTCGCAACCACTGCCGTCGCCGTGCATGGTTTCTACGCATTCCTCGTCCATCGATATTAGGGGGTTGGCGTGCGTCGCCTTTTTGTTTGGACAAATAGGCTGAATACGTGCCACGCACAAAAAAAAAGAAAATAGACCCTATGGTAATTGAAAGGAGACGCTGGTTGGCAAAGAATAGGGGCCTTGTGCCAACTCGGCACACTGCTGACCGTGGAGCACATTTTGCAATGCCTAAAAAGTAGCATTGTTTTTTCTAAAATGTAGGATTGGGCGGTATATCAACCAATTGTGTGCATCGAGAGCGCCACCAGTGAGCATACAAAAAGACAATACAAAAAATGCAAGGCACCGACAAACCATCACCCACACTGTAGGGCACACAAAGAACCGTGACCGTATATCAAAAAAGAGGTGGACAAGAATGCAGGCCGCAACAACAAAATGCACAAAGTCCAATACCGTGGGCGGTGTCGATGCCACAGATGTGTTGGTGGGACAGGCGCCTGTTGCGCAAGACGACAACGCCCGGTCACGAAAAGATGCATCGACATCTAGTCTCACGGGTTCCTCGCCAGAACCGGTCGCCCTGCGCTCGGCGGCGGAAATCCGAGACGCGGCCGCTGCCTTTGTGGCGTCGGGCGAGCGCCGGCGCACGCTTGCCGTGCGGTCCCACCTGCGTCGGTCAATGGGCGTGCGTGCATCGAGCGTCCTCGGCCATAGAACCGACAGGCGCAAGCCACGACGGAGTGCCGACAACCAACATAAGGGAGGTGACCACACAAATGCCGACGATGTTTGCGCAGACGCGGCCATTGTGCCACCGCCGGGGGTCAACTATGTATGCTTGGGCACGGGCGAGGTCCTCTGGCTGCGCATGACGCTGGGCGCGCCCGAGCCGCTCCTTTGGAGTGATTTATGCGATCGCACGCGCAAGGCCTTTGCCGAGGCCGCGGGTCTCGTCCTGCCGACAACGTACAGAGATGGCCGGCCCGTGCCGTCGATCGATGCTGCCGACCTGGACGCCGTCGAACCGTTTGTGGGACTGCGCAGTCGATGGATGCCCCTGTTGGACAAGGCTGTTTGCGCCATCGGGTCGGAGCGATCTCTCAATAGCCTCCACGAGGCCGTCAAAACAGACGTGCGCAACTGGGTGGCGCGCAACGGCGCCATTGCCCGCTGGGCCGCCCAGGAACCTATTGTCGCTCCGCAACCCGAGACGACGCCGACGTGGGACGGGAGCCCTCCCGTCTACAAACACTCACGGTTCACCCGTGGCCATTATGCCGTGCAAAACACGGGACGCCACTTTGTGTCGGTCGACATGCGCGCCGCCTCGCACGCCATTCTCTTGGTCGAGGGTCTCATCGAGGCACCGACGTGGCGTGATCTCGTCATCCTCGCTGCGTCGGTCCCCAAAGCAGCGGCCGCTGTCGTCGTCGACAATGAGGACCTCCTCGACTATGTGGTCTCGCTGAAAAAACTTAGGGCGTCGGCACTTGCCGTCGGCAGCGGCCATGGTCGTCAGATGGCTTTGATGGCCCGCGTCATGGCCCAACTCTTTGAGCGACTCGTTGACAGTGGCGTCATTGTACGCGCCGACCTGGCCCACTTTGGCCGCGACGAACTCGTGTTTCACGTCGCGGATTTTGCCGATGCCGCCGCCAAGATCAGCGCCATTCGGGTCATCGTCCAGGACGACCGATGGGCGCCGCATCTGGCTTACGCGGCCTACCGCATGGAGGAAGTAGGCGCCGAGGCCATTGGCTATGTGTTGGTTCACGACGACGGCCATTGGCAACTCAAGTGTGTCGATGGGGCTCACGCCGCAGACTATGCTCGCCTTTGGCACCGACGGATCGCTGGGACGCCCAGTCTGGGCAACGGCCACACGCCGCCACCGCCCCCTCTGCCACATGATGCCTAGCGCAACGATGCCCAGCATGTTTTAGAGTCCTTGATTTAGGAGGGTTTATTGTTTTTCCTTTTGTGATATCCGTGCGACGACATACATTTGCAGGACCCCAGTCAGTCGTACGACCAACACTATAAAAAGGCGCAATGGCCGCAAAAATTATCGCAAGTCTTCATTTAGGTTATCTTTTTTTCTCTCGGTGAGAGAGAGAGCGCGCGCGCAGCCAAAATGCGCCAGGGACCCGTTGGTCGACGACGCCGGCATGTGGCGCCACACGGGCCGACAAAGAGAATCCTACTCGATTGACCCGGACCGACAAAAAGCGCCCCTCTTGTGGGACGGACGCGCCTTTTTGGCAATGATTGAAAAAAAAATACAAGGGAAATGCGTCTGCCTTTTTTTTCCTGCTCGCACGACCAAGGCGACGGCAATGGGATCGCAAAGCACCGAGTGGCAAACAAGTTGGAGGAGGGAGGTGAAAAACAGATGGTACATATGACGGACTAAAAGACAGGCGCAGCTCGATGTCGGCCTCGGGCGATGCCAGCACCAAAACAAACCTGCCGCTGACAAAGTCGCCCGGTCGGGTGTCGGCGCCCGGTGTCTCGACGCGCGACCATGCGCCACGGATCGTCGCACCCCCGTCGGCGTCCATCGTCATCGCGCCACGAAATGCATAGCGTGCCGCAGCGTGGTTCTTTGGAGGTTCGCACTGGCCGAGCAGCGTCGTGTAGGTCTGCGTCCACGCCAGGGCCACGCCTCCGTTGTCGACGCGCATGCACGCCACGCCGCACGCCTCAAAGGCGCCCAGACTGTCGGCGCCGCTGGCGTCAAAGTGGGCTGTAGTTGTTGTGACGCCTTGCCACCGATCAATGCGCCATGCGGCATGACACACGACGGGGTCGGATTGCGGTTGCCCGCGCCACACACGGCCACACACACGGTCGCCGCCAAGGACGCTGGCAATATCGCGACGACCGGCATCGCAGGCTCCATACGTGTTTGCCGAGGGAACCGGCGCGGCGTCCTTGCCGCGATCGTGCCAGGCCTGTGCGACCACGGCTGCTGCGGCCACGACGCTGGCAAAGCACACTGATGTAAAAGCCAATTGACCAGGCGCTCGCATTCGGCTGCATTCTCGGGTGATCGCACGACAAGGGTGCCGACGACTGCGCCGACCAGTATCATCTGAAGCGTAAACACAACGGCAATGCATGCCAGCGTCGCCCTCGCAAGGCATGATGATGGCATTCCACTGCTTGTTAGGATGCCATGCGTTGGCGCGGCGCCAGTTTTCTCTGTAGCAACATCAGCGGCCGTCATTGTCTATTGCCACTATCTGTTTTCTTTTTTCTTTTGGAGGGTTGCCTCTGAGCGGGTCGCTGTTCGTTTTCTATTTTTGCCAGCACTTGGCACGACAGACGCTAAAAATGTCTTGGGTCTGGGGGTCGCCCGCGGCCCTGCCGCCGCCTGGTTTTTGGAGGCGCGTTGTTGGCGGTCGGCCTGTCGCGTGCGCATTGGCAGCGCATGCCGCCTTTTTTCCCACGCGTCGTCGTGTTTTCTTTTTTCATTTTCCCAAAACTTTTCCTAGTTTACCGTCGCCCGCTTTACCTTGTCCCCATGCCCTGTGGAGCACTGGGCCATTTGGTTGCGCGCTCGATGCCGGGTCGTCGGCGGCTCCGTGTAAAGAAAAAAAAAGAAAACTGCGACCCCTCCACACGGCCGACTTGCGCCGCTTTCCGCGACAGTGTCGGACAAGGGGACGCGATCGACAACACCAAGTCGACAATATTTTTTGTGGCGTCTCTCTCCTCTCTTCTGTGCGCAATTGCGCTGCACCCCGCGATGCACGTCCTTTGGCAGTAGAGGGCGGGCCGCAAAAAAAGAGATTTGATGGGAAAAAAGAGGCGCACATGCGCAAAAGAGGTGGTGGCCCGACTGACGGCGGGCAACCAGGCATTTGTGCGCAGTGAGCGCTATGCGCAGGAGCGCGCCGAGACCGCCGAGTCGCAGCACCCGCGCGTCATCGTCGTCAGTTGCTCCGACTCGCGTGTGTCAGCGCCCGCCGTCTTTGACGCCACGCGGCTAGGTTCATGTTTGAGTCCAAGACGGCGGGCCAGACCATGTCGTCGAGCGATGTGGAGAGCGTGCGGTACGCCGTCGAGATCCTGACGCCCCAACCGTGCGTGATCGTCATGCTAGGCCACACCGATTGTGGTGCGGTCAAGGCCGCCGTAGAGGCCGTGCTTGTCGGCGCGCGCGAGGCTGCCGGCATGCCCGTCGAGGAGGCCGGCCCGCAGCGCGTCTACCCCACCATCGTGGCCAACATTGCGCCCGCCGCCAGGACCGCACTGGCCGAGGCCGATGCCGATACGAGACACGTCGCCATGTGCGGCGACGCCGACGCCGTGGCCGCCATCGTCGACTCGGCGTCGGTGATCAACACCAGGATCAGGGCCGCCGAACTGCGGCTGCTGTTGGCCGGACCGGATGACCGAGTGCCCGTCCTGCCGGCCTTTTACAATGTGCGCACGGGGCGCGTCCGATGGCTTTGAGTTATGGGATTGCGCCGGTCAAGAATGGCTTTCGCCCGAACATAAAGCAGTGAGAGACTCAAAGATGGAAAAAAAGGAAACAACGAGCAGGCATCGTCGGCCACATGCATGTGCGTGCATGCCGTCGACAAAATACATGCGCGTTGTCGCCCACAAACAAAATCCCATCGTCTTCAAAAAAAAATGCGGCTAGGCCTTGTGCGCGCACACGAGGCAACATTCTAATCGCCAGTCAGTCTGAATACCTAGGTCAGTGTCGGCCAAGTGCGCGGCCACACACGCCCAAGGGCAAAAAAAAATAGATCACTAAGAAAAGAGGGACGAGAAAAAGGGGAAAAAAAGGGACCACAGCCTGCTTGCGCGCCGCCGTGCAGGCGTCGGTTTCTGGCGGCCCCAGGATCAATAATGTCCTCCTCCTTTGCTCTCCTGCCCGCCTGGCCACCCACAATGCGTGCGGCGGGTCCGCCGCGTCGTACGGTCGATAATCTTGCACGACCTCGCGCGTGGATCACGTCGCATTCGCCTTGGGTCCCCACAACAACGGCGACTGTCGCCGACAACAATGACAACAACATCAATGACAGACTGCAGACCGTGCCGACCACAGAGTGGGCGCAGTGGACATTGTACCGTCGGCGACCCAGTTCTCTGGCCTCGGTCACTGAATACGCTGTCGGTAGTCAAGAGCGATGGCCCCGTTCCATGCGACTGTCTTTGCCCGTCAATGGTTTGGACGGCAGTGGCGCTTTCCTTTCGGGCCATGGTGCACATGGTCATTGTGGTCACTTGTGCCAGGACGCTCACGGGGCCGCGCTCGACCTGGCGCCGATTGCGCGGCCCGACAGCGTGTCACATGCTCTGGCGGTGGCCGTGTGTCTCATGGAGGCCTATGTGCGCTTTTTGTTTGCGCACGAGTCGTCGGCCGAAAGCCGCGGCCTGGAACCGGCTGCCGTCTCGCGCGCTCTCAATACGGTCCACCCAGGCATTGACCTCATCACTCACATTGCCGGCTCGCCGTGGCTTGGGACGCTGCGGAACCGCGCCGAGGCCTGGTACCGTTGGATCACAGTGCCCTCGCGTCAGGGCCAGGGTGATCTGATTGGTCGTCTCTTTGCCGCGTCGCCTGGATTTTATGGCGACGGACATGCTTTGGCCGACGACGTCGCCGCGCTCACAGACCGTCTCGCGTGCCGCGGCGTCGCGGTCGGTTCACAAGGCCTGACATCGCCCATTCCACCCACCATACAACCACTCTTTTACATCAAGGGCGCCGAGGACCGACGGCGTCTCGCAGACGATGCCCTTGGTGGTCTTGTCAACACAGACCAACTGGCGGCGTGGGTTTACCGCAGCAACGCCGCAACCAAAGCAGTCTTGGCCTCGCGCGAGGCCCACGAGCCTTGGCGCGCTTTGTCGACCACCAGGTGCGTCGTCAAGTCCGCGGTCCTTGCGCAGCGGGTCCACTGCCTCACTTTACAGACCTCTTTGCCCTACGCTTTTCTATGGTGCCCATGCTCGGCGACATTGTGCTCATGGGTACGGTCGAATCGCCCATCGTCGAGGCCCTCTTGGGCGCCGTCGCCAACTAGGCCCTCACCGACGTACCTCTTGACAAATGTCCCAATCAACAACCCCTAGGTCTTGTTCAACTTTTTTTATTTTTTTTTTCTTTATCAACAAAAAAGAATACACGTCCAGCAAGGACGGCAACTTGTCGACCACTTCCAAACCACAGAGGAAGAAAAAAAAAGGCAGACCAGGGCGGCACAAAAGATGGCCCAAAGAGGCAACAAAAGGCGGCAATGGGAGAGTTGTCGCCGCCTAGAAAGAAAGGCGAGCCTGCGCCGCCGCCACGGCACTCCTACGAAAAGGAAATCGAAAAAAACGTACATGTCGCGCAAGGGTTCTTGGTGCGGCCGCCCCACACAGGCACTCCCGGCGCTGCCAGACAATGTCCTGGCACGCATTCTTGTCGGTGGTCTCGGCGACCATCACAGGCGCGTGGCCGCGCTTGTGTGCCGTCAATGGCGCTCGGTCATTGCTGCAGGCCTCGGCCCTGGCGCCGATCTGCGTATTGATCCCCGCACACAGGGGCGGTTGGCCGCTGACGGCTCCCTGGACGTCCTTGTGTGGTTGGCCGAGCGGATACCGCGCAGCGACGCACACTGGCACCCTATCGTGAGGGGCGCCGCGGCAGGCGGACACATGGACATTCTCGACTGGGCAGCGTCCGAGGTCGCGCGCGCCTACTTGGACAAGGCCCTGCCCTACGCGGCTGCCGCCGGGACTGGCAGGATCGACATTCTTGTGGCCCTTGATGAACGTGGCTACCGCGATCTCTCGGGTACAACGGCGTGCACGGCGGCCGTCGCCGGGGGCCACATCGATTGTGCCGAGTGGCTGCTGGCGCGCGGGGCGGCCTTAGACTATCGTGCTGCCTGCGAGCACGCCGTGGCAGCCTGTGACACGAACACGCTGGCGTGGCTATGCGCTTTGGCACGGGATCGCACGGAAGACGGGTACGACTGGGACCCGGTGTCTTTGATGGCCCTCGCGTCCCACCCAAATGTCTCTGCGTGGCTTCTGCAGCGTGCACGTGCCGCCGGCGCCACCACGAGCCACCATCGCAAGCAGCATCGCCGGTTGCATCGAGACCGTCAGCCTGTGCGCCACGCCTAGTGGCCCTAACTTGCGCTTTTGTCATTCCCCCAAGAGATCATCGAGATTTTGTTTCTTTTCCCTGCGCGACCCCCGTGCCACTCGGTGTCTGCATTTGCGCCCTTTGCCAATTCTTGTTTGGGTCGTCTGTCCCACTGCCTCGTGTGCGCCGCCAATAGCGCAAAAAAAAAGAAGAGTCGCCAACTCGGGCCGACAAGATGCTGTCGCTTACAATCCAAAAAGTATTTATAAAAAAGGAAAAAGAAAGACGCCATGCCACATTGTGGCTTGGGCGGGAGGGAGCAACGGCACAGAGCACAATGTCTCTGGGGTTTTGCGCTCTGCCGTCGGTTATTGTGATTTTTTATGTTGTTGTTGGGCGGCGGCCTAGTCGCCGCGCAGTTGCAGTGTCGTGTGGATGGTGGCCTCGCGCACGAGGCCATACGACGCGACCGTACCCTCGTCGCCGAGCACGCGACCGCCAAAAAGCATGCGCTGAAAGACGACGGTCGGGTTGCCGAGTCGGTGGGCGCAAAGGCCCTTGAGCGTGCGCATGCTCCAGCCGTCGCGGGCCTCGACCATGCACGACTTGCCGTCCAGGGCCTTTAGAAAGACATAGGACCACGGATCGGTGGGGTTGTGGGACTCGATCGAGTACACAGTACGCACGCGACGTCCCACATCGTCGGTCAGGCAAGAGTGACGACACAGTGGGCACTGGTCGATCATTGCGGCGCACGCCGAGCAGACCGATGGTGCCGTGCACCTGCAGGAGAGCACGCAATTTGCCTCGGCGTCGAGGCACACACAACACACTGGCAACGCGGCATTGCGCCACCCGTTGTGACCGTCGGGTTTGGATATGTCGACGACCCAGGGTGCGTCATCATTGGCGTCGGCTGCGTCTTTGTTGGGATGGCGTAGATGGTACTTGGAGCCGTCAAACTGTGCGACCACTACCAACGACCGAATGTCGTCCCATTCGAGAAAGACCATATCGCCAGCAACGGCCCCTAATCGTCCTAGCATCCAATTATCCTCGTGTGCGCACAAAGAGGCAGCGTCGGCCTGGTGTCGAGCGGCACTCTGCCGATGCCTTTTTTCTTTCTTCTTTTTCTTTCCTCCAATCGGCAACCTTGGGCGATCGTCGCGGTTCTGCCTTTTGCCTTTTTTTCCCCCTGCTGGCGTCGTCCGCGGTGCAGCGACAGCGGTTCTTGCAGATTTTGTTGGTCTTGTCGGAAGGCGTCCCGTTTTCATTTTTGTTTCTTAAAAAATAAAATTTAAAAAAAAGTGACCAACGAGAGACGCTCCATTATTTGGCCTCACGAGGGCACGGCACACAGCACTGCACGCAAAGACCACAAGCCACGACCGGTCCCGCGCCGCCTCGTCGCCCAAAAGATTTTTCTATTTCTGCAAGTCGTTGCACATTTGTTCTAGATCTTTTTGATGAGAAAAAAGCCTGCGTGCATTGCGGCGGGGCCTAGTGCGAGTTTCTCTAGAGGATCTCTCGGCCTTTTGCATCGGTCGGCCACGGACGGCACAGGCCAAGCCATGCACCTTTTGGTGGTGTGGATGGCATACGGGCGGCGCACCCCGCAACAAGACAAGCGCGCGCCCCCTCTAGGCAAATAGACGGGGGCGCCGACTGTGTCTTTTGCCGATGGACAGACTCGTCATCTTTTTCAACGCGGCACAAGAGACAGTGCCACTGCCGCCGTCGGGTCGCTATACTTTGCCCGAGGACGCCGTCGCAGCGTCGGCGGTCGCCTATGTCGATGGCCGTGGTGGTCCCACACCAGTCCCATTTTCCGTCGAGGGAGGCGCCGCGCCCGCTCGAGTCACGGTGGTCAAGGACGGCGTCAACTTTGCGGGCGATCTGATTTCGCTCGACCCGCATTCCGTGACCTTGGCAACGGGCCGCGGCGTCACTCAGACGGTAGAGGCCTATGAGAGCGTGTCGGTACGACAAAGAGACCGACCTGTGGTCGCCGTCGCTCCCGACACATCTCTTTTGCGCGACGGCGCACAGGTGGCCTTTATGCGCGAGGGCCTCTCATGGCGTCCCTCGTATTTGATCTACCTGGACAACGGTCCTAGATATGGGGACAGAGATGGTGGCGATGACGTCGCCAACGAAAACACGAGCATCCGACAAATCGTGGGTGTGGCCGACATTGCCAACCGACGCGACGAGGCCGTCGCGGCAGACGACGTGTGGTTGGCGGCGGCCCGTGTTCCCCTGCCGCCGCCGCAAGTGCCACCGCCTCGACCACGGGCGGCGGTGATGATGGCGGCACAAGATGTGTCTGAAGAGGCGCCACGCATGCTCATGGCATCGCGCGCGGCTGCGCCATCGGCCGCCGCCTACTCGCCCAAAGTCTATGGTGGGGACGCGACCAAGATGCAACCAAGAACGACAACGACGACAGGGCCAGAGCGACAAACTACCATGTGGGTCCATTGGCGTTGGACCGCGGCGCCAGCCTCACGCTCCCCTTGTTTGTCACCAGCGCGCCCGCTGAGCAGGCCGAGGTGCGCTTTGGCACGCTGCCGACGGGGCCATCAGCGCCTGGCGACTGGGCGACGCCGGTGGTGCGCGGTTACCGGTTTGTCGCACAAGAGCCCATGCCGGCCGGTCGCGCGACCGTGTTTGACCCCGACATGCGCTTTGCGGGCATCGCCGACGTATCAAGCACCGTGCCCGGCGAACCGGTCGACCTCGTGCTCGGTCCTTCCACCGACATCAACGTCGACGCATGGGTGCAGGTGACCACGACCTATGAGCCCCTTGCCCCTGTCTACAACGATATAGGGGACGGTCCAGCACAATCAATCCGTTCCGATGACATACGGTATAGTGATGACACCGACACTGGTCCAGACGGTCCCGCCGCCCGAGATCGCACGCGACCGGTCGTCGCCCGTATCGTGGATCGGGTTGCCATACGCGGCACCGTGCACAATGGTGCTGACCGACCCGTGCTCCTAGTGCTCGCCTACCGCCCCGTTTTTGGCGGGGTCGTGTGCGCCTCTGAGCCACCCTATGATCGCATGACCCGCGGCGTCGTCGAGTGGCAGGCGACCGTGCCTCCCGGCAGCACCGACCTAGAGATTGACCTGGATGTGGACCGCGGTCAGCGTCTCTTGCCCGGCCCGTCGCCGTGAAACCCCCTCTCTTTTTTCTTGAGAGGGGGCACAAACCCAGACCAGATACCGTGTTCTGGTTTGCCGCCAAGATGCCCGCCGCCAGCAACAATCTGTTTTGTCTTTTTTTTTCCCATTTTAGAATAGAGGTACCACGTAGGATCTGATGTGCGTGGGGAATCTCACGGCGGTCTCGCAACCACAAGGCCTTTTGACCATGCGCGAGCACGACGTGCATTGCCTGGCGACGTTGGCGGCGCCCAAGAACCCTGCATTTTTTTTCAAAAAAAAATACAGAAAATTCAAGCACACGAGCGCGACCATAAGCGGGCGACGGTGTGCGTCATTTTTCCGCTCATTTTGTGTCCTAGGAAAAAAACTCACAGGGACAAAAAGCGTGGTCGCTGTCCAACCCAAGGGCCACCGGTGGGCGCCTCTTTGCTGCGGTCGCCGTCGTCCTCGTTGATCTCGACCCACACGTCGACCTCGCACGCCAAGAGGTCGTCGCCAAAGATCAGGGCGGGCGCCTCTTTGATATGGGCAAACTGTTGAGCGTCTGTCGATGAAAGGACGTTAAAAAGGGGGTCGGGGACGAGCCGACAATTCTTGGGCACCGGCCCCATGAGGTCCTCGTAGCGCGCCGTCTGCTCGTATCGGGCTGCGCCGCGCGTCCAAATGTCCCTGTCGTCGGTTGCGTGGTCACATTGAAACTCGTGGAGCGAGGCGGGTCCGGATGGATCATAGACGCGGGCGTCGATGAAAGCCGCCCTCGGACACACGCTGGCGCGTAGGGTGCGCAGCCGTCTGGGCGCGGGCGCGAGCACCTCGATGGCCGTCAAGCACGAGAGCGCGACCTTGGCGTATGACGAGCGACCCCATCCATGCAGATCGAGTCGAAAGGCGAGGTCGGCCCACACCACCGTGGTCCCGTCGCGTGTCGTACCGTCGGTCGACACGCGCACGAGTCTCCAGTGACGACCGTCGGGTGTCACCGCCCTTTTGCGTCCCGGCTCTGTGCGGGGACGATAATAGTCTTTGGGTACGAGATCGGGATGGTCGGCGATGATGGCCTTGCGGTCGCTTGGATCGAGTAGGCCGAGCACGCGCCCCAACAGACAGGTCTTTACCGTTGTGTCAAGACCCGACGCGAGCACATGACGCACAAAGTGCGCCAACGGACGCCGCGGTTCGGTGGCGTTGGGATCGGCCAAATCGTCCAAGAGCATGCGCAAGACTCGCCGCAGCACTCTGTGGGTATGCTCTGTCGGTACCTGGAGGAAACAGGCGGCGCCGACAACGTCGACCGGATCGTCGCAGTCGCCCACACATTTGACGTGGCCGACATCATAAAGGCACTCGACGAGAAAGGCCAGACTCGTCGGGTCGCAGGCAACATCGACCTTGTAGACGGCGCGCCACACGAGCGCATCGTCCAGGGGATCGCGACGCTCGACGCGGTCGGGCTCGGCGTGTCGAAAGAGGGCGTCAAAGTAGCCGGCCCTCGCGAGAATCGCCCGGTGGGCCACCACACGCGCCACACCCTCTTTACGCGGGTCTTGCATTTCGACAACACAGTCGCAACAGCGGTGACGCATGCCCACAAGCACCCGGCGAGCCGGTTCGATCAGATCGCCGACGACACTCGAGTCAAAGACCCGGCCGCCGTCGGTGTAAAGCCATGAGTCGTCACGTGCTTTTGCCCGTCGCTGATCATCAGAATCGGGTCGGTCGGCCATCCGTGCAAGACGGTTCTGGTCCTCTCTTTAGTGTACCTTCTTTTTGCTGTATGTTGACGCTCTCTTTTTTTTTCTTTTTCCGAAAAAAAAATCAGAGACCGCTGCGCGGCGTGTGGCCATCGGGGCCAATGGAATTTGACTAGTCTCTCGACACTGCCAGCACGACTTTGCCTTGCCTTTTTTTTCTCAGTCGGCTGTGGGTGGCTCTTTTTTTTTCATGCAAAATCCATTTCAGAAAAAAGAGGCCAAGCAAAATCAAGGCAAGGGGTTGGTGCCTGGCGACGACACACGACAGTGGGCGGACGCGCCGACAAAAAGTCTGCGCGAGTTGCCCTGTCGGGCACACCTTTTTCCCTTGGTCATCTTGGTCATCAGGGCCAGAAAAGGGTTCTTTTGTGTGGTAGCGTTTTCCTCCAAATTTTCTCTTTTTCCTTGTGTCACCGTGTGTTTTTGGCGCAGTGCGACAGCGACGGTGGCCGTCATGCAGGCACCCCCGCGGCAACGAGCCGACACTAAGAGGGCACATATCGAGGCGCTGCCTTTGGAGATGCTGGTGGCCGCTTTGGACAAGTGTCGTCTGGTGGACGCAATCCGTGCCGCTGCCGTGTCGCGCTCGATGGCAACGGCCTCTGGTATTGCCATAACAGATCGTCGTGCGGCAGCGGCAACACGATGGGCACATGGTCGTGTTTTATCCGACGACATGTCGGATGCGCTCACGGCCGCGATTCTACACGATGACGCGCGCATTATCGAGGACATGTGGCTCGCCGGCGTGCTACCCACCACCGTCGGGGTACGTTATCGTTATTACCGCGAACGTCGATCGACACGGCGCGGCACAACCAGACGCCACGTCAATCAGATCATCTCGGTGCACATGTCGGCGCCGCCGCCGCATGGCAGCGGAATTGAGGCGGTCACGCTAGGGCTAGTGTACACTGCCCTATGGACAGGCGCTGTCGATGTATTTACCTTTGTTGCTGTTGCGCGCCGCGCCAACGGCCAACTTGTAAACCGCACGCAGGCGCTGTGGTTTGTTCGGATCGGCGCCGACGCCATGCCTATAAAGGCAGTCCCTGACGTACGCCCCCGCCGCATGGGTCATCTCTATGCCGCCATCGCGTCGACCACGACAGCACCCGCCGTTAGCGTAACGGCAAATTCGCGCTGGTCTGCACGCAGCGACGATTATGAAAAGCCACTCACCAAGGCGCCGCTGGCCGTATTGATCGAGGTGGTGCGCAACACGATGGTCATGTGTGGGCGCCAGAGCATCGACTGCGACAAGGGATTACCGAATCAACTGGCCGACAAACTGGGCGTCAGCGTGTGGCAGTTGGAGCGCATGGTCGAGCGGGCCGCAGGTGGCCGCGGCCTGGATCACGACGCCGCCGTCGGCATCCTCGGAGCGGTCGCGTCAGCAGACGAGTCCATGGGTCTTTTGGCGGGCGTCCACGCCTTGGTCTCGATGGGGTGGGGGACCCGACATTGCGCTACCGCCCGGTGCACCGACACAGAAACGGTTGTTTTTAGAGCGCATGGCGCACGCCCGTCAGGGCGACCGGCGCACTACCGACCGGGTTCTCGCCCACGTGGCGCTGGCCTTTGGCGACACCCTTGCTGCGCTGTAGGTGTAGTTGCTGGTGCCTTTTTTCAAGACTTTTTATCGTCCCGCTTTTCACATAATTTCCCAAAGAGAAAGAATTGGAAAAAACGGAAAAAAATATGCGGTGCTCTGACGGTCTGTAGCCAACCCCAAAAAAGGCAGGCGGTGAATCCACAACCATTTGGCGTGCCTCTGTCGCGCTGCCGGATGGTGACCTCTTTCCTTTTGTTTTTGCGGCCCGTGGGTGTTGAGGGCGTGCTCATTGTGCAACCTTTTTTCTGATTGCGCCTTGAACCTCTTTTTTTTCCCGAGGTCGGTTGTGGTTGGTGAACCGTCAGAGGCCCGTAGGCCCACGGCCCACAGACACTGGTTGACGCCACTGACCTGCCGACTTGAAAACACATTCAACTTTTTTTTGTTACCTCTTTTCTGTACTCACAAAAATACGACCTTTTGGCCTCTGCGCACCCATCATCTCTTTGGGGGATTTAATACCGATCAGATGAGCACAATAAGCCTGCCCGACGAAATCGCCCTGGACATCGCCCAGCGACTGGACGCGCGCGATTTATGCGTCATGTCGATGCTGTCGAGACGCTTTTACCTGGTCGCCCGAGACCCGCGCCTGTGGCGCCGTCTTTTTCGGCGCGATTTTCCCAATCTTTTTATCGCGCCGCCTGGCCTGTCGTCTGCCTATGACGCACTCTCTGTCGACGACTGGCCGATCGAGGCGCGTGCCATGTACGAGTGCGCATCGGCCGGTCCGCATGGTCTACCGACACCGAGCCCTGTCGACGCCGGCCTCCCGCCGCCCTTTGCACGCGCACTGGTTTCGGGCAAGGACTGGTCGTGGCTGTACGGTGCCTGGGCAGGCGCGTTGCGATCGCACCGGCGTGGTAGGCCCATTTGCATCGGTGCGTCCTCGTCGACCCAAGGCTACCACGTGCTGATCAAGATGCCCAAGGACCGCTCGCGTGTGCTGCGCTGGATCGAGGGCGCTCCCGGTTGGGAGGTCATCCGGTCGGCCGAGTCTGACAAGTATGTCATCTCTTGGTTCTCCCTGACGCACCTACATGGCGGATCATGTTCCTGGCGCGGATACGGCCCATGCGCAATCAAGGCCGCCGGCGGCCCTTCCAACGCTGAGACGGTCGAGGTGTATGAGATGGGCCAGGACGCTCGCCGCGTCAAGTTTGCATGCACAGACCCCGGTCGGACCACACTCGTGCGAAACCACTATGCCAACGGCGACGTGCAGGTGATCCGCTATGGCAGGCGGGAGCGCGACAGGACGGGCATTGAATTTACCTGCTCACCGCAATGCTCGGATCCCGGCTTTGCCGGTCAGCGCTTGGATTGCACGTGGCGTCTGCATCGAGTGCCCGACGGGAGTCCATATTGCGAGTCGATCCTCTTGCCCATCCACCCGAGTCCCGACGCGCCGCGCTTTTGGCGCTATGTGCTCTTGGGTCACATCGGTTGGACCGACGCCGAGCGACAGTATGCGCTCCAGTGCGCCGGCTTTCCGTGTGTGGCCCGAGACACGGCGAGAGCCGTCGGTGCCCTCCTCGGCGGTGCCAGCACTGTTTCTGTGCGAGACTAGTCACAATGCCACATTCCCGCGGCAGTCATCTCGCTCTCCCTTGATGGCGCACAGATGCACGGCCGTTTTTCTTTTTTTTTAGAGAACCGATAAAATAAACATTCCAAACTATGTATTTTGTTGCCGGTCCGCCGTCGACCCTCGAATAAAAAGGCAACCGATTTGGGGTGCCGACGACGATCTGGAATACATAGGGAAAAAAGAGAACCGCCAACACGCAGAATGCGCAGGGTGGCGCCGACAAGTGACAAAGACAAAAATGGTTCAACGCCCCAATGAGGAAAAAAAAAGAAAATGGGTTTGGTCGGGCAAATACAATAAAAAGGGGCAAAGGAATGTGTTTGCCATGGAGTGATTTGGCCATTGACTCTTTCTCTTTTGGGTTCTTTTAAAGATAGGTTTTTGTTCTAAAACCCAAGGGCGATGCCACCGACGGGACAAAAGGCATAGGGCGGGAGATACATGGCCGAGAGCGGCGCAAAAAGATGGCGGCGGCAGGGACCTAGACGCATGAGATGATCTCCATGCAAAAGGTCTTGCTGTAGCAACTACCCGACGTGTAGGAAGTGACCGAGCCCGTGCAGCCGCTGTTGGCATACTTGAGGATCTTGTTGGTGCTGCAGTTGCAGATCATGTTGTCCGAGCCACAGGCGCCCTCCTCCTGCACATGGGTGGTGCAACTACTAAAGGCATCGCAGTCCTTGGTGGTGCAAAAGCACTTTTGAAAGGTGCACGTCTTGGCGTCGACCGAGGCGGCCATGCACAGCAGGGCGGTGGCGCACAGTGCGACAAGCACGAGAGGCGTGCCGAAAAGGGTCGGAGTCGCCATTTTCATTTTGGATGATGAGGTTGGGTCGCTGCTGTCGGATGTGATGCCGAATGGATGGGTGCCAAAGATAGCGTTGACGCGCCTACTTGTTGTCGCGGTGCCCAAAGGCGATTGGTCGGACCACGTGGACACGGCGACATAAAAGAAGGAAAAAAAGGGCACAACAAATGGGTGCGAGTGCAGCCGCCAAGGGCCAAGGGGGGAGGTATTGCCGTGCAGCCGCCAGCGAGTTGGCTTTTTTTGGACCGCACAAATATTTGATTGGTGCGTGTGTACGCGAGCCATTCGGGTGGCACAGACAGACACACGCGCCACAGCATCCAGCGCCACTAGGACATTGCCCTTTTGTTCCTTCCTCTCTGATCATCGTTGCCAACATGGAGGTCGACGAACCGACACACGCGACCGACCTCATGGGGCCATCTACACAAATGCCCCTAAATGATCTGCCTGTGGAGATTCTGGCCAATATCGTCGGCTGGCTGCCAGGGTATGCCCTTGCCGCCGCGGCCTGTACGTGCCGTGCCTTGGCGGCCCTCGCCGATGACGAGCGCCTATGGAAAGCCGCCTATCGGCGCGACATTGACCCCCGCGGGCCGCCGCTAGAGCACAGTGACCATGCCGCCTATGGCATGAGCGCGCGATGGGTCTACGGGCTCATGCGTGCCGAGCCCGGCCGGCTGCGCATGGACCCATCGGGGCGGTTGGCTGGACGCATTGTTGCGTCTGACGGAAAACAACGCAAGGCGGGTCAATTCGCGCCCTCGATCGAGGCCGACGGAAAGGTCGCGCTCTTGCCCGACGGCTACACTGCGATGGTCACACAGTACGACAATGACGACGGACGACACTATGCTGCCGAGGGTCGCTTTACGTTGGACGAACAAGGCAAGATCAACGGCGTGGCCACTCACCGGCACCGGGTCAAGTTTGACGCCGCCAAGCACGTCTCGCGATGTGAAAGCACGTACCGCGGTCCAATCGCCCATGGAAACTATGCGGGCATCGGCACCATTGACTATGCCGATGGCACCTCGCACACGGCAGAATTTGACAGCGTTGCGATCACGGGCCGATGCGTGTCGACCCGCCTCGCCCCGACGGGCGCAGTCTATTCGGGCCAGTGCGACAATGGCCACCAGGTGGGGTATGGCGTCGTGCGCTATGCCGATGGCGCCGCGAGTGTCTTTTGTCCCAGCAATGACAATGACGCTGTGTTGCGCGTCAAGCGGCCGGCCCCAGATGCCGCGCCTTGTCGCGACTCACCAAGCGTGTTGCGCGCAAGGGCGCACCCGGAAATGCAGTCACGCTCACTGTCATTCACGATTGTGCGGCGGCGGACCCCGGCGCATGCCGTCCGTCATGGCCACACGCGCCGGCTCGTCCTTGGTTCGCGTGACCCATCACGGTCACGTGGCCGTGGGCGACGCAAATCGATTGGCCTTTGTCGCCGTGTCGGACCTCCATCCCGACCCGAACCTCGCTGGACGGCGCTTTCGCGACAACTGCCCTGCGGCAAGGGCTCTGTTGGGCTTGGCCCACGGCGAACCGCCCTCTTTTGTCGCACTCGATCGCCTGCACAAGAGGAGCCCCGATGCGACGCGCGATATTCTCGACAATAACAGCGCGATGGACGGCAATAGCGCGCAAGTTGGCGATCGTGGTGTTGGCCTGCCCTTTGGCATGGTCATCAATGGCGACGCACCTTGCCGCGGCAACGAGACGAATGCACAGGACCCGACAGGTGGCGCATGGCGTGTGCGTTGCTTTTTGACCGGCCTGTGCGTGCCCGCGGCAGAGTGCGTCCTGGGCCATGGCGGACGATTCTACCACGCGACCATGCTTTCGTGGTGGCTCGCTCTGTGTAACTCTGCCGACGACGACCGACCGGACCAACCTAATGGATGGGAACCCGAGACCGGTGCCTCGACCTACGGGACCGGGTCGGCGAGGATCGTGTGGGAGCCATGGATGGCCTCGGTCCCACCACGCCTCATGGCCCATTGTGGCGCAATGGCCATACGGTCCATGTCGGCTAGTGCGTGGGCGCGTGGTCACGTCTGCCAGAGAACGGCTCAGGATTTGGTACGCCTGTCGGTGCTAAATATGGCCAAGGTCACGTCACTATTGCCGTGTCTCGATGCTCCTCGCGGCGTCGAGGTATTGGTCGCCGCCACCGCCACCATTGCCGAATCCTCTGCCATGGCAGGCGAGCGCCCACAGTCGCTGTCATCTTTATCGCCATTGTTGCGATCATTTGACATGGTGACCCTCAAACATGTCGAGTTGGTGCACCCGACGTGGGATCACGTGGCCCGTGGCTCTATGGCCCACACACGATGTCCATGGATGACCCAACCTTGGCGCCGTACGAGCGATGGACGTGCGCCGACCCACCCGATCGCGATCTCGCCACCCACGGCATTCTGCGCATTGCGCTCGACAGGCCCTCCTTTGCGGGCGCGCGCTTCACGGGCGTCTTTTTCTTTGGCCAACGCCTTGGCGAAGCCTCTTTTGTCGGCGCCACGCTCGACCGGTGCGTGTTTGTCGGCTGCGTTTTTAGCAGCGACTGTCTTGTCGCCGGCACGACCGTGCTCGATTGCGATCTGTGCGACTGCACGCACGTGACACCAAATGGCCGGCTCACGCCTTTCACCCTCAAGGACCTCCTAAAGTCGAGCAAAAGGGGTTTCATCAACTAGGCGGTCCCAACTTTTGCTCTTTTTTTTGCAACAACAATAACACACCCAAAGATTGTGTTCTTGGACTTCCTTTTGCTTTTGCCTTTTGGTCGCCTTTGCAAAAAGAACCAACAGTCATTTTTTTTATAAAAAAAAGTACACGTCTCGTGCAGGTTTGCGTATGACTATTTTTTTATGAGGGAAAAAAAGGGCAAAAGCAGGCGCCTGGCGCATTTGCGATAGTGCATGCACGCCCTCTCTCTTTTTTTCCGCCCCTCACCTGGGAAAAAGAGGCAACACGCACGCAGGAGCGCGCCCACACGAGGAAACAAAGATAGCAAAGCGTCCGCCCATCGGGACTGCAGGGCGACGACAGTAGGTCGACACCATGAATATTGACCCGTGCCAGCAATTTACCGAGGTGATGGCCGACTTTCTGTCGATCATGCGCGAGGCCTTTCCCGACGACGGCGCCCCGCATTGCGTGCGCACCCTTTTGCCTCCTCCTGCCAAGGGCGACGCGCCCAAGCCAGGCCGCCGGCACTCGATGGCGACTGAAAAAGTGCAGACGCGTCGTCGGCGCGACACAAGACATACCCGCAAGGCAACGTCTATCCAAAAACAGAGAAAAAAAGAAATGTAAAAAAAAAGAAAAATTTGGTCAATTTGAAACAAAAACATTTTATGGGAAAGCAAAATGGTGTGGGCTGCGGTCAATTGTCCTGGAACGGTTCTGGGCCGAGATTGACCATGTCGTCGAGTGCATTGTCGAGCGCGCCAAAGATCTCGGCAATACAATCAATGATCCACGAGGCGAGCGAGCGCGCGTCGACTGGGTTCTCGGTGGTACCGACGTGGTAGGCCCATGGCACAAAGCACGCCCGCTTGCCGCACTCGCGCTCCATGTCCAGGACGGCGACCAGCGCCGGGTGGAGGTCGGGCGGGTAGCCGGGGTCGACACGCATGCACCGGTCAAGAACGCGCCGCCATCGAGTGGTACTGTCCTCGATGTCGTATTCCAATGTGCTCACCTCGGCGTACCCTGGCAGGTGAAACTCGGGGGGAGCGTCAAAGTCCTCTGTGGTGTCCTCATCATCAGACTTGTCTTGAAGGAGCGCCCGCGTCAGTGCCTTGGGTACCGAGACGGCCACGCAGGCGCTGCCGCGGCCGTCGCTCTGGACCAATGCCGCGGCCCATACGACCGGGGGCAAGTCATGGGCACCACGGCCAGACGCCGACAGCACGGTCGGAATGCATTTGGCGCGCCAGTTGACGACAAGGTGTGGCTGGTCGATGGCATGGCTCTCAACAGCAGGCGCCGATGACGTCACGTGCACGATCGCTTCGGCCGTTGCGTGACGCGCGCCTGTTATGTGTGCGAGTCCGCTATGCAGTCGTCCCGACGCGACGGCCTGGTCGAGAAGATCGTCACACAGGCCGCCGTGAAGACGCTGGCCGGAATTAGCGTCGACGGGTCCATACTCGCCAAACATATTTTGGGCGACATAGGCCTCGATGGCGTCGACCATTGTTGACGCATCCGCATCGACGAGCACATGCGCTCCAAAGCAGCCGTCGCTCCCATCATCACCATCGCTTTTGGCGCCATCGGTCTGAAGCAAGGCGTCCTCCTTGTTTGTCGGGGTGCGGCCGAGGAAGCGAGCCTTGCGGCCCGAGATGGCGAACGGTGACACGAGCCCCATGGTCACGAGCCTTTCGCGCTGGCGCGCAGCAACGGCGTCAAAATGGCTATTTTCCTCGCCATAGTAGGTGGGCGCTCGACATTCGTGCAGCGGCACAAAGCCGACGTCGCTGTAAAAGGCCTGTGCCGGCGGGTCGGACGGAAATAGTGTCGGCCAGTCGATTTGCGTGCAATCATCATAACGCCAATGCGAGTCTGACGACACAATGAGATGGCCGTCCATCATGCGCACGCTCACCGGCACCGACACACCGGGCCGGCTCAGCGAGAGCGACGGCCCGATCGACAACTCGGCTGTGGGTCCCGCAGAGCCGCCCCACGACCATTCGGCCAGGTCGCCATCCTCGACCACCCAACCGCGCGCCACCAGGGCATCGGGAAGACGGCGCACGTTGGCATAGCGTCGCGCGGCAAAAGGTCGCCACGCGGTCTCACCCGAGTTCAAAAAGTCGGCAAGGAGATGCCGCTGAGCACATATCGTGTCTTGTCGCACATCTTGATGTGTATCGAGGTCGGGGTCGCATACGAGCGTGCAGCCGAGAGCAATGACAGTGTCCGTGGCCAGGTTGATCACGTGTCCGGCAGACGCCCACGGACGCCGACCGAGGCCCATACGTATCTCGATGGCGAGAATTGGAAGATCTGCGACGCGCCCATGGTTGCCCTTGTTTGGCGAGTGCGACGAGGCGCTGCACGAAAAGACAAGTTGGGTCTCTTGGCCGGCGGGTGACTCGGCCTGACTCGGATCGGGTTGGGATGGGGTCGCTAGCGGCAATCTCCACGAGGCCGTCCTGCGCCGCATGTCGTCCAAGTCGATGGGGAGATGTTTGATGCCCTCTAGATCGTTGGGATCATGTACGCGCACTCGGTGGACGGCCACACCAAGTCCCTTGACCGACTCGATACATAGACGCAAACCCAAGGCGTCGGCCTCGACGTGTGCGTGCCGACGTACGAGTTGCTCCCAATCGTCACACACTTGATCCGAGCCCGGAAAACGGCGGCGGATGGCCTCGGCCGCACCGGCCGTGGCCTTGGCGATGGTCATCCGCGAGCCCATGTGCGGATTTTGGGCGCGCGCCTTGGCGAGGCCTTTCAGAACCGTCGCAAGCCCACAGAGAGACTCGGCGGATGGCGGCGGTCGGGTATCATGACCAAACAAAATGGTATCGTGTTGGTCTCTGCGCTGCATGACTGATTGCCGCAGGCAACGCCAAAGACTGAAAACAAAGGGAAAGAAAGACGGGCGAGTAAGACGGTTGTGCAAAAGGGGCACAGCGGCAGGCGGCAGGTTGTAAGTGGCCTCGGCGTACAGAATCTGCCTGGCAAATCCTTTTTTATTCTATGGCTCTTGCCAAAGCGCCAATCGTGTGCAACATATGTCGACAAGTAAGAAAACAGACATTCACAGGATTGGCCGTGTCGTTGGTAGTATGGATAAAAATCTCGGTGACGCCATCGTCGTCATTGTCATCATTGTTGTCGTCGTCACCGCCGCCAACCCGCTCTACCGCCCCACCTCTTTTGCTTGTCCTCTCCTTCTTTTTTCCTTCCTAGGGCTCTGCCAGCGTACCTCATGTCACACGCCGCCGAGCATCTCATTGATCTCGATCGTCCTGCGCGCGACCTCGCCGTGTTGCTTGGGGCGCACCTTTCTGCACCTTTTGTCCAAAACTCGCGCGCCAGTGTCCTTCATGGCGGCCATGCTTTGGACGTGGCCGATGATGCCGATGGCGGCGACGAGGTGTCCCATCCCAATTTTGTCGTGTTGGATGCCGACATGATAGACGAAAAAGGAGATCGTCGAGAGCATCACCAAGACATGGACGTCAACGATGGCAGCGACAATGTCGGTGACGACGAGAATGGGCCAAATCATGCCGACAGACTGGGTACGCCCAACCCACAACCGGGTGAAATCGCAACCGACACCCCTACCCAAGTCGACGAGCGCATTTGGGGCCTCTTGAGCAAGTGCCCCGAGGGCGCCCAGCGTCCCTTGTCGACATGGGAGCCCATGGTCTCGATGTGCCTATCCCTGTTGCCGACACACGGGCCCGCGCTCGACCGACCGCGCGACGCGCCTGACGACTCCCCCACGGTCTACTCGACGGGCACGGCAGCCGCGGCGCTTGCGCGTTTTTTGCCGGCCCTGGCCGCACACGGTCTCGACGTCTATGACGTCGTGCTCCACCCCGAAAACATGGACACGGTGACTTCGCCGTGGGACGCCATCCAACCCATTGCCACCGCATATTGCGGCGTGGGCAGCGACTGGCTCGCCCATGTCGAATGTGGTCGCCTCTGGTATGACGATGTCCGCGAAGGACAAGAGTTGGCCGGCGGCACGATCCTCATGACATACATTGTGCACCGCCAGACCCACGCGATCGAGACGTGCTGCGGCGCGAGGCTGGGCGACGGCCACGACCGAGACACTGCCAAGTGGTTTGCCTTTATGCGCTCGGGCTATGCCACCTTTGGCGCCTTTGCCGACGCCCACTATGGACCGCTGCTACGCGCCGCCCGTGTTCTTGGCACGTCTTTTGGGTGGTCACTCAAGCGTGACGATGACAAGGATGGCGACGACGACAATGAGGTCAAACAAGCCGATGACTCTGACACCCTGTGGGGCGTCAGATCCAACCCCTATCCACACTCGAATGCATTTGTGCGCGCATCAGACAGTGCCGTTGTGCATGTTGACTGGCAGTGGGGTTCGCTCTTTGTCGGTGCCAAACCCGAACCGCTGGGTCTGGCACCCGAGGCCTACACCAAGCCCCCGTGCGACCACCGACCTGCCAAGGTGCCACGACCGCCCGCCGACCACGTGGCGCCGCACCAAGGCGACCTGCGCCGGCAGCGCAAGGCCGCGCTCCAAAGGGAACACGCGGACCGGGCCTATCTCGTCGACTGCGGGCTGATCGATCCCATGCACGTGGCACCCGTGCTTGGTCGAGTCAGAAGCCGCGGGAGGCACGGCGTCGAGTCCTTTTGGCCGTGCACGCGCGTTGCCTTTGACCCGCTGGTGGCAATGGACGCCGAGACCGATGCCGATTGGCATCGCCGTCTGGCCGCGCAGATGGACGCAGTGGCCGATCTGATCCAGGCCACCGGACCCGCTCTTTTGGTCAACAACCAAGACTTGCGCGAGGCCATTGCCACCGAGGCCAGCCCTCAACTTGCCGTCCTTGCGACGCCCGCGCTACAATCGCCGGCGCGCTTTGATGCCGAGACCTTGACCGCCTGGACGTGGGCAATGCTGTCGCCGATGGTGCGCCACTCGTGGCGTGTTGCATCCATGCACAGGCATGTGCGATGTGGGAGCCGCTATGTCGATCCGTCGCGCGGTCTCTATGTCAACTGGAACATGCGCTGCAACTTTGTTCCCACATCCGAGGCCGACGGCTTGACGCACGCTCGGTTCTATGGCCATCTGTTGATTGTCGACGACAAGGACATGGATACGGATGGCCGCCATACGCGATCGACGGGCACAAATGCAACGGCAGACGGCACGACAACTGATCCCGCTTGTGCGCCGACGGTCGCAGCCTATTATGCCCTGTCGATACGCGACCCGCGAGCCAACGCCACGTATGACGAGTCCTCTTTTGCGCCGCACAGATCGAAATACTTTACGGATATGGACGATGACGAACGGGCCGCGGTCGAGGCTGCCGTCGACGCCGTTGGACCCTCACGTAAATCGCGCTTTGCCCGAGACGAACCCCACCACATCATTGATCACTATCGCCGACGCGAGTTTACGCCCGTGCCCGTGGAGCGCTTCCGGGGCATCCTCGACGAAGGCGCGCTCCGGCTCGATCCTGACATGCCCGTCGCTGTCGCCATCGTGCGTGCCTTTGACTGGCTGCGCGAGGCCTTTGATCGGCACGCCGCCGTCTTTGCCACCGAGTGCTAAACAAAAAGTTTTTTGTTGTTGCTCGCAGGGACGACCTCGGCAAAGATCTTTTCTCTTTTTTTTGCTGCATTCCAAGACAATGAAAAAATTGCGCTTTTTTTGCGCACAATCGCTGCCGTCTTTTTGGTCACACCACCGACAAGACTAAAAAGGAAATTGGCCATCTTCATGGTTTCCACGTGCGAGCGGGCGTTGTCTGTGCGCAGTCGTGTTGGCGGCGACTGAGCGGGCGGTCGGCTTTTGCCGCCGCCACGACCTTTGAGCGAGGCCAAGAAAAAGGCCAAGACACCTTTTGCGAAAAAAAAGCACTAACAATTTTTTCTTTTCTTTTTTTACACTCTGTGTGTTTGTGGCGCAGCTAAACCTTTTTGGCCGGTTGCGCAGTTGTTGTCTGGTTTTTTCTTTTCGTGCCAAGCCGCCATTTGAGGCACAAAGGCGCTCGTGGGCACGCTCGGGTTGGTCGCATACAAAGTCGAGTCCCAAACTCGCTGGACCACAATTTGGTCGCCAAAAGGCCCTTGCCCAGTCAATCGACGCCAATGGGAAAAAACACGCACATAGGCCACGCAGACAAGAAAAGGAAAAAAAATACAGACGGCCGCACAAACTCGATAGCACCAACACGACAATCATCATTCTTTTTTTTTCGAGACGCAATATATGGCCGCCGTCACCGACAACTCGATCGCGACTCTTGACAACCTGCCCGACGAGGTGCTCGTCGGGGTACTCTGCCGCCTCTCGTGCGCCGACATCTACTCGACGGCACCGCGCGTCAGCCACCGGTGGCGTACCCTGGCCAGGGATAGGTCAGCCATGGGGCCGCCCGTGTGTCTCGGTGGACACACGCCACAGCACTTTCGCCCGTGCCACGGCGACACCGTGCCATCCGACTGGCTCACATATGCGCACAGCAAAGACTGCCCGCGCTACCGCCATGCCTGCCGCGATGCGGTCGCCGCCGGCCGTGCCGATGTCGTCGCCATACTGTATGGATGCAACTATCCGCTCGGTGAAGCAGTGGCTTTAGCGGCGGCCGCGCGTGGTGACGTGCCCATGCTCACCTACCTGCGCGGGATCCACTGTCCGCTCCCTGGCAAGATGTGCGTGCTCGCTGCCGCTGGCGGCCATTTAGAGGTTTTGCGCTTTGCAGGCGAGCGAGCCTGCCTCTGGGGCCGGGACACGTGCAAGGCCGCTGCACGTGGAGGCCACCTAGATGTGCTCAAGTATGCCCATGAGAATGGGTGCACATGGGACGAGAGCACATGCACCGCGGCGGCCAAGGGAGGTCATCTCGCGTGTTTGCAATATGCGCGCGCGTATGGTTGCCCATGGGACCATTATGCGACGATGCGGGGCGCCGCCAAGCGTGGCCATCTGGCCTGTCTGCGCTGGGCCGTCGAGCACGGCTGTCGCCTGGGTCGCTGGGCTGACCTCGTGCTATGCGACTCAGTGCGCCGCGGTCACATCGACGTCGTCCGCTACCTCGTCGATGACATGGCCTGCCCTTTGAGCGCCAACGCGACAGAGACGGCCGCCGAGAGTGGCCACCTGGCCGTGCTCCAGTGCTTGCGCGAGGCCGGCTGCCCCTGGACGCCAAATGTGTGCAGGAATGCCGCTGCCGGTGGCCACCTCGACATCCTCGTCTATGCGCACGAGCACGACTGCCCTTGGGACATCATTGACACGTGCCGCGCGGCCCGCGCCGGCGGCCACAAGGATTGCCTGGCCTATGCGCTGCGCCACGGTCGCGTGCCGACCGCAGCCGGCACCCAAAATGTTTTGTCTGGCCTATCTCTTTTGGTGGCTGTGGGCGTGGGTGCCTTGGGCGTCGTGTTTTATTTCCTCATTGTCTATGTCTTGCTGGCGGTGCGGACGCCGTAGGCCCAGACGCCACAACCTGCGCCGCGCCGGTGGCCCAACAACACCCGTTTTCCCTGCTCGGCAGCCCAACCTTTTCTTTTTTTTTTGTTGGTGGTTCTCATAAAATCGCCATGCTCATACAATGCACCTCACAAATTCCCATATTGTGTTGAAAACTGTTGCAAGTTGTTGCCATAGCATGGGCCATACTTGCCTTTTTTATTACAATGCCGAGCGCACCTCAGTTGGGCCTTGAAAAAGAAAAGGGTCCCAGCAGGTGGGCGCGCCATCCACAAAGACTCTTATTTGGCGTTGGTTGTCGACTCAACTCGCCGCCTGTATGTACTCTTTAGGCCACTTCGCCAGCCTTTTTTAGTTGATTGCCATTGCAATGGCACGACGCCAATATGCGCCCAATCCGCACAGAGACGAAAGCGGATCCAAGACTTTTTTCCCCTTTGTCGGCCGTGTGCCGGGTCCGACGATTGGCCACAGCAGAACGGTCCGTCGGTGGCGCCGCACAGTGTCGGGCGACGACCAGCAGGGCCATCGTCGACAAGGTGCCAACATTGCGCCCTTCCTTGGAGCCACACCAGAAGAAAAAAGACAAACCCACAAGAGAAAAATTGGTAAAAAATATGGGCGCTGCGCACCCTGTCCCGTCGACCCTGCATGACAGTGCCGGCCATGGTGCCGATGACGACGACAGCGACGACATGGAGATCAGTCGCCTGACAGGTTTTGGTCTAGAAGCGACAAGAGCGTTTTTAATGTCGTGTGTCGATCCTGTCGCCGGCGCAGTCGACGCCGACGCGCTGGCAAAGGCCGAATACCAACACAACCGGCGAGCGACTCTGCGCGCACTCCAGTCGGTACCCGGTGGCGCCATCCTCTACGTCGGCACCCTCTGCCGCAGTGACGATGGACTGCTCTACGCCCAATGTGCCTCTGTTAGGCGCACCGGCAACGACCGATTCGAATTTGCAGTGGCTCCAACGTCTCGGCGAGGGACGACGCCATCGTGTTGGACAGAGGAGGACATCGCGCGCGGCATCGGTGCCCTGACCCTATCGCACGTGCTCTATGTGACGTCACGGCCCGCGCGAGAGCACAAAGCCGTCACGGATGCGGTCCGCGCGCTGATGGATAACACGTGGCTCGCAACTGCCGCACGGGCACTCTCCTCACATCCCGCGTCTGAACCATGGACGGCCGATTGCATCCTATGCATGGGCCCCCTGCTCGCCTTTCTCGCCGACACGTGCGCGCGGCGCATTGGGGACGCGACAGGGGACAATCGACCGCGCGCGCCGTCGCCTGCATGCCCAACACGTGCCGATGCCGCTGTACGCGCCATACTCGACACCGAGGGCAGGCATGAAATGGGCGGCTCGGTCGATGCGTCATGGCATCGTGCCACCTATTTGGAGCAAGATCTGCGCGGCATGCTGGCGTGGATCAAGGCACTTGAACAAACCGACGCTGTCGCCGAGCATCTCATCGGTGAGCGATATCGCCGCGCATCCAGCCCCGCGACAACCGCAGGTTGACCCGTCTTTTTTTTTCTGTTGTCGCTCGCCCTTTTTTTTGAGCGTGCAACCACCAACATGTTTTTATTATTATTATCATTTTATCATTATTATTATTATAGCAAAAAGGAAAGAGAGAATAAACAATTCTCTGCCTCCATTTTTCTTTGTTGTTGGATAAAAAAGTCGGCGCATGCCAGCGCCGCATATCCAAACCTGCGATGGAAAAGTATCGCCCAAGAAATGCTGGACCGCGCGGCAGAGGCTGCACAATGCCAGCGTGTATAGGATCAAAAAAAAAGACCAGACTTGGTGCGGTGGACCAATAGAAATGGATCGAGGTCGGTCGGGGTCTCGGCCTGCTACGATTCAATGCACGCTCAAGGTGGCTTCCAACAACATCTGGCAAGAAGAGGACGGAAAGAATGGGCACATCACAATCGACAGGCGCGGGCGCACTCGCCGAGGCATCCAAAAATACGCTGGCGTCATGGATTCATCTGGACGAGGTGCGTGAGGCGCTCTTGGGCTGCGTCGATCCAAGCACAGGCACGGCAGACATTGCCGACATTCTTGCGCTCGAATACGCGCACAATCATCGGATAGCGTCAGAGGTCGTGGCTCTGGCCAGGAACGGGCGTCGCCTTAATGTTGGCGTGACAGTGCTCCCCGCTGTGGGCATCTCCACGAGATTAACAGCAGAGCCGTGCGGGCGCATGTCAAGCGTAACACGGGAGGGCTGGCAATCGACTTGGACGCGCCAAGAAGTGGCCGACGCCATCGCGGCTGCGTCTGTCTTGGCCCCGATGGCGCTGAGCGACTCGTACCACTATGGTTACAGTGAATATGGCGTCAAGGCGTGCTCGCTGTGGCGGCGGTGTTGGCTCCCAACTGCCATGGCGGCCCTGCGCGCCGGGCCGGTGTGTTCCGTATGGACGGCCGACCGCATCGATCGCATGGGCACCGTGCTCAGGGCGCTCGTCGATCTGTGCGCCCAGCGTGACTCTGGTCTCGACAGCACGAGGGCCGCACTGCCCGCAGGCGTTGTCTCTGATCGGGCGCTGGATCTGGCCGATGCTGTCTTTGGCCTTTCAAAAGGGACCGAGGGCTTCCTCAACAGCCGCCCCCAGATCATCCCACACGTCACCGACGTGCAAGAGAACCTACGCGGCATGCTCTCGTGGATCGACGCCATGGAGCGCACTGACGTGCTCTTTGACCACCTGCTCAAGCATCACCACGCCGAGCGCATTGCGCGCATGGCCGACAGCGACCCGCGCCTGGCCTCGCCCTAGGCGTTGTCGGTCCAGGCATCCCGCCACAAAATGGATTCTTCATGAGGGCGGCAGAGCACACTGCTGAGGCGTGTAACCCAACACGACGATCGGCTTTCCCTCCCTCCCTCCCCCAACAAAGACAAGAGAAACAAAAGCGCCCTCATAAAAACAGTCGACGCACTTTTTTTGGAATGGGTCCTTTTCGTGCAGCCATTTTTTTATTATTGGAAAAAAAGGACGAGACAAGAGGGCGCGGCTCAGTGGCATCGGTCCTGTTTTTGTCAAGAGCGACGACATAAAGCAAAAAATGGGCAAGAGTAGACAAAAATGTTGAAACAGAAAAATGAGTTTGGTTTTCTAAATTGTGCGTGGCCATTCCTTTTGTTGCATTGTTCAAAATGTTTCCTTTCATTTTCTTGATGCGACTTTTTTAAGGTCTTTTTGTTTGGTCCTGCGCCGGATTGATTTCGATTGGGTGCACAGAGATCGGGTAAGGGATTCGAGTATCTTCTTGGTTGCGTCGGGCGAGGTCGTGTGCAGCGGGCTCGCCTTTTGTTGTGGCTTGCAGAGACTCTGTTTGCAGTCTGCGCCCAAAAGAAAAAAAAAGTCGGCGGTGGTTGGCTGACACTGTTGTGTGCGTACGCGTACGCGATGCCCGAGGACCGACGGCGCTGCGACAAAAAGAGGCGGGGCGAAAAAAAAGCGCGACGACAAAGAGGGCCAGGTTGTCATCCTCCTGCCTCTGCCCACGCGCACGCACACACAAGAAAGAGAATCGACATACAAAATTTGCAAACCATGGACGGGTCCGACAATGGCGAGAACCACACAGATAACGACGCTTCTCGTCGACCGGCCAAGCGTGCACGCCGCGACGCCAATGAGGACGGCGACGATGCCCACAATACCAACCACATACGCGACAGCGACCACGACCAAGACGCCCCCGTCACGGTCGACATTGAATTTGTCGCGTCCGAGTCGGTGCGCATAATCGCGTCGGGCGCCAATGTCGCTGGTCTTTGTGCGCGCAGCGCCTACTTTGCCGCCATGCTTGCCGGCGGCTTTGCCGAGGCCGACGTGGGTGCGCGTGGCGGCTCGATCTCGGTGCGGCTGCCGGCGGGTCGTATCGATACCAACGCGTTGGGGCGTCTGGCGGGCATACTTGACGGCACCATCCAGCCGACCGCTGCCGATGCCCTCGGTCTCTCGGGGTACCTCACCTTTTTCGAGGCCGCGCCATGTTTGCGCGAGTGCAAAGAGGCGCTTGCTGCCGCACTCTGTTGGACACCATCTCTATCGCCGTCATCATCGTCATCGACAACATCATCACCATTGCCGTCACAACCGCCATCACAACAATCATCGTCATCGTTGTCATTGCCGCGTCCTGTCGGACCTGATCCCTATGCCATACTTGCCCTCTATGCGTTGGCCGTGACCCAGGACGACGCCTTTGCCCAATGGGCCGATCTGCAAAGCGGATTGTTTACAGTCGACTCTGTATGGCGCGCCCTGACGAAAAAGGACGGAGCAGATGATGGCAGTGACGATACGCCCGGGCCGCAGGAAGAGATCGATCTCGTCGCATATGTCGGATGCGGCGATGCCCTTGTCGAGGCCGCCAGCCGCGTGGCACGATCCGACATCAATGGTTCGCCCTGTGCGGCCATACTGTTGGATTTGGTCCAAGACACGCCGGGTCTCTTGGCCGCCGCAGTGGCCGACGCCATGAGTGACTGGTTTGCGCCTCTGGCACCGGCGCGCGCCCTGCTCAACACGCCCTTTGCCTTGTCGGCCTGCCGGGTGACCTCGCCGATGGGCGCGCTCTTTGAGACGACCCGCGCCGACCCCGGTGGTGCGGTCGTCCCGTGCTTTGTGCCATCGCACGAGGCCTTTGTCGAGTCCCTTGTGGGCGACTCGCCGCGCATCGTCGGCGCGATTCTTTCCGCCGGCGTCCTAGGACCCAATACCGTCCTCGCGGGCGGCGCCGTGGTCAATGCCATGCAGTCGGCGCCGCTGCGCCACCGGCTTGGTGACTCGGACGTCGACATGTGGATTGTGGGCGACGACGAGCGCGATCGGCGACGGGCCTTTGCCCGCGTCATTGGAGCACTCTTTGACGCCCTGCCCGATGCACACGTCACGGTCCGCGGCAGCGTGGTCACCTTTGTTGTCGACACAGCCACACCACAGCCGGCGGCGTCTCTTGATGGCATCAGCATAGCGCAGGCTGACAATGCGGTTGCCACACATGTTGGAAATTCGACCGATGGCGAAAATCGTCCAGAGACTACGGAAACCCTCCAAGTGATCTACACCGACGTGCAGACGGCACATGATGTCATTGACGACTTTGATCTCACGCACGCCTGCGCCTATTACGATGGCACCGACGTCTGTGCGTCGTGGGCATGCGTGTGGAGTGTCGTGTCGAGAGTGACCCTGCCCCTGCCGGGCGTCACACCCAACCCGCGCCGCCTCGCGCGTGCCGCGGCCAAGGGCTTTGCCTCGGCATCGCCCGATGTTGTTCCTGCGCCCCTGTCCGATGTCAACGCGGGGCCGTCGGATGAGGGTGCTAGCGACCGTACCCGCGGCGACCAGGGAGATGGCGTCATAGCGATGCCTGTGGTAGACCGCGACAGTGTCAGCGACAGTCACAATGACAACCACAACAGCAACAACGACAACAACAACGAGGGCAACAGCGTCATAGGGCGTGACGTCAATCTGCCGGGCAACGACTATGGCTCCCTGTGGGGTATGGCATCCGACATCCAACCCGTCGCCTACGACAGTGCTGCCGCGCTCCTGGCCCATTTCACCCACGCGTCGATGGTGTCCAACAGCGTCGACGGATTCCCGAGACTCGAGATTGCCCTGCAAACCGACGTGACGCCCCTGGCCGCCATTGCGCGCGTGCGCGTGCCGCCGCTACGCACGCGCGACCCCATGGTGTGCAGTCGCTGCAGTGCGCCAGACACGTCCCCAAATGCATGGTGCTTGGGCGGCAGGAGATGCGCGGGCGTGAGCGACGACCTGCCTGGCGATCGTGCATACGCGATCACCGTCAGTGTGACCGACGACAACGAGGCAGTGCGCGCGCGTGCATGCCGCAACCGCTTGCGTGCCATGGACGCCGAGATCGAGGCCCTCCATACGCGCCTCGCCAATGGCACGGACATGAACCGCTGGGGCGAGTCTGTGCCGTGGGTGCCCATGATCGCGACCATTGGCGCCATGGACGACGGTGGCGACGACGATGCAAAGCCAACAATGTGGCGCACGCATTTGCGCTACACAAAGTACACGACCATCCGCGACGCGCTCACCGGCGAGGCCCTGGTGCCGAGGCGCGTTGGCGCCGGATCGTATATCGCGGCGCGCCTCGCCGTCTATGGCGTCGCGCATAATGACATTTGCACGACGCCCGCACGCCACTGTCGCCTGCTCTTGGTCTACCCCCCGCATCTGTGGCACGTTGTCGGGGCCATCGAGCGCGCCCTCGCGCCTCCCACACCCACCTAGGCCCTCTCTCTTTTTCCACATGCTTTTCCCTCTTTTGTTTCCCCAAAGCGCAATAAACCCTCTACGTTGCCCGTCATTTTTTTGGCTCATCGGATCACGCAAGATATTGAGACAAAAAAGAGATGATCCCACCTTTTTTTTGGCCTTTTTGTGCTGGACGGCTCTCGTGGCGCTGCTCGTGTCTAAAAAGAGGCGGTTCCGTGGCATGCCTGCGAGTGGCGAAGGCTGTGCGGCGCCAACACGCGCACGCAAAAGGCCCGCGCCGCCCACAAAGAGGACCCACGCCGCGCATAAAAAAGGCGTCACCAGTGAGACACCAGAAAAAGAGGCAATAGCAAGGCCGGCATCTTTGCGTCTTTCGTCTTTTTTTTAAAAAAAAGAAAAAGAGGGGCATCCTACCATAAAAAATCCAAGAGGCATTGCGGCTCTAACTAGGCCACCTCTGTTGCAGTATGAAAAATCGGGCAGCGCGGTTTGCAATCGACCACACAAACTCTAAAAACAAAAGGGGACAACAAAAGGCAACATAAAATGTATTGTTTTTTGTTGGGGCAAGTGCGTATATGGACACGCGTGGATGCAGCACAGGCAAAAACACTGCCGAGAGGGGGGCGAAACTTCTAGACATTGGTCTTGGTCCAGTAGAGGTCGGCATTGTCGTTGAGGTAGATGACGCCGGCCGCGGTGGTGCCCATGTAGGTGCCATGGGCGCTCTTGAGGGTCCACTGGTTGCCGGCGTTGATCACAACATCCCACTGCTCCCATGCGCCCACTGACGTGGCCTCGGCACGCACCCAGCCGCCGGGATTGGCGCCCAGGTAGCGGTTGTTAAAGCCCTTAAAGGTGTACTTGCCGCTGGCAAGGCGAGCGACGGTCCACTTTTCCTTGTAGGAGACGCCAACCCACAGGGAGGCCACGCTGCCATCCTCTTGCGGCGTCAGTTGCTTGCCGCTGATGGGCGACACCAAGGTGATCAACTGGGACAGGGGCTGCGCCGACGGTGTGGGCGACACCGAGGGTGTCCTCGAAGGCGACGGCGTCCTCGACGGTGTGGGCGAGCGCGACGGGGTTGACGAGGGCGTGGGCGCCACCGGGTGGTTGTACTCGATGATGACGCCGCCGTCGGCGCCGGGTCCGTTCATGCCGTTGGCGCCGACCGGCGCCATCACGTAGCCCGAGCCGCCGCCCGAGCCGCTGTTGGCCGGCGGGTACTCGCGGGCAAATTGGTAGCCATGGCCGCCTCGGCCGTTGAACCCGGCGGCGCCGCCCCACGACAGTTGGAGACTATATCCGCTGCCGGTACGTCGGCCACTGCCGCCGGGCCAATACCGACCCGGAGATGACCACGCAGCGCCGTCAGCAAAGGGCTGGGTGAGATCACCGTACAGATAACCATAGCCAGAGCCGGCACCGCCCGCCTTGACGTCGCCCACGAGGGCGCCCTCGGACGGGCTGCCAATGTGGTCATTGTCAATGCCGCCGCCGGGGATGCCGCCGCCGGGTGTAGGACCCGATGCCGATGACGACGCGCCGCCGCCACCGCCGCCGCGGCAAAAGTCGGTCGTGCTTTCATAGACAGACCGGGCGCCGCCACCGCCATAAGCCGTGGCGCGGAACAACTCGGTATTGTCGGGGGCCACGGCCACGACAAAAGTCTCGCCGCCATTGCCGCCGTCGCCGCCGGCATAGTTGGCGTCGTCCATTGGCACGCCGCCCTTGCCTACGTTGACAATCCACTGGACGTCGCTCGGTGCCACAGCCCACTGGGCATCGCCCACCGTGCGGTTGAGGATGGCCGAGCCACTGCCGCCGCCCGCGCCACACTCGAGCGAGGACGACCCGGCGCCGCCACCGCCCCACAGCGTGACCGAAATGTCGGTGGCGCCCACCGGCGCGGTCCAGTTGGTCGACGCACCCACAAAGACCGTGTAGCGGTAGGCGTCGATCGGCGCGGCGATACAGCACAAGAGGACTGCAAGCGCGACCAGCGCCGTGGCGGTCTTGGAGGTTGCCGCGTGCGAGGCGGTGTACATGAACGGCCGGGCCATTTTTGGCAAAGAGAGACGAGTGCGAGTGTGCTTGTTTTATTTTAAGATACAGAGGGTATTTTTATACCGCAGCGCTTCTTTTTAGGCCGCCGCGCGCGCAGCGACTGACCCTGGCGCCTTGAGGACGCCGACTGCATAGAACAAAAAAGGAGAAAGTTTGGCCAAAGTCGCATGCGTTTAGCCTTTTTCCCTCACATTGCCGCCGCGCGGGGTGCAAAAAAAAAAGAAATCAAAAAATACACACGCCCAGACATGGCCCGGATGTCTGGTGCAAACCTTTTTGTTCACGCCCTTTTTGTTGTCGTAATCGCACGGCCTTTTTGGTTTTGCATTTTGTCGTCACCTTGTTCCTTTTTTTTTCCGGGGTACGCTCTTTTACCTGGCCTCTGTGGGCCAATGAGAAAGGTTGACAAATCGAGGGCAGGGCTGTGTCTCAAAAGGCCAAGAAGGCGATCCTCAACACACGAACGAAACAAGGGAAAATAAAAGGACGATAGACAAAAGAGAGGACCCAAAAAAGAGAAAGAAATAAAAGAGGGATGAAAGGGTCGCCGCGTGATGGCGCCGACGCCGCAAATCCCGAGATTGGACTCGCATGCCTGCCGCCCGAGTTGATCGGTATGATTCTTGGATATGTCGGCGATTGCGATTTCTGCCGCTGTTGCCAGGCCAGCGCGCTCTTTTGGGTGCCGCCGACAGACGCGGCCATCGAGACCCGCAAGAGACGTTGGCGCGGCTGTCGCGAGCCACACGATTTCTGCGCCACGGGCAACACCGAGGCACTGGCCCTGCTTTCGGATCGTGGGGTGACCTTTGACGTGCGCCTCTGTGTCGTCAACGCCATCGCCCATGGTCACGGCAAACGTATTTTGGCCCTACTGCGCTGCATCGGGCTCGTCGCATCTGGTACAGTTGCCGACGGCGGCATATGTGATGAGTGGCGCCAAAAGGCATGCAGCGTGGCCGCCAGGAACGGCCGCACCGACATTCTCACGGCCGAGTGGCACCCACGCCTAGGTTCCGATTGTATCATCGACAGTGCAATTCAAGGCGACTCGCTTGCCGTATTTCAATGGGCCTGTGAGGCGAGCGGCATTTCTCCGCGGGCGGCCGACGTCTGGAGCGCGTTGAGAAACGGCGCCGTGACCATCCTCGCCCATTGTCGGCGGGTGCTCATTGATCGTGCATGGTGGGTCCATATAGCCGAGACCGCGGCCCACTGGTCGTTCGGCATCGAGGCCGTGCTCCTTTGCATGGGCGACGATGCGCCGCCGCACGCTCAGTCTGACATATGCTACGCCCTTTGCGGCAGCGCGCCCTTGTGCGACGTCGAGACATTCTACGGACGCTTTCCCGATGCATTCAACGAGTGGTGCCTTTCTGCGGCGGTTGACGCAAAGCGTATGGACGTAGCACGCTGGCTTTGTGAGCGCTTTCCCACACTGGGTGACCGTCTTGCCGACCGTCTCGTGGGCCTGCCACCCATCGACCGGATGTTTGCAGTGCCTCACGACTGTGGAGCCAGTGTCAAGTGGCTCTATGGCACCGATCTCATTGGCGACGTGCCACAGTTGGTCCGCATTGCCGCCGAGCGCGGCGCGACGGGGCTTGCGGCCTATATTACCGACCACGAATTACCATTTGCGGACCTGTCCAGTGCTTGCGGGTTTTAACCGGCCAGATTCGGCTTGTTGACTATTTCTTATTTTGACTAAAAGTCGGTTAAAGAGGAAAAGAAAACAAAAAAGAACCCTTTCCATCATCGCGGCAGCAAAAGGCCGGCCCATGTCGCTCTGCCATCCTCTTCTTTTTTGGCCGCCACTCGATTTTTGTCCATTTGTTTTTTCTAGTGTGGTATCCTTTTTCCTAGGCCTCTCTTGTATGGTCGCGCCAGCAATATGCCAAATGGCACGCCCAATGGCGCTAGAGCAGCATTTGAATAAAAAAGAAAAAAGGCCGCGCATTTGTATGTTGTTGAAAAAGAACAAACCACCCTAAATCAACATCCCAATCCCGACCTCGTGCAAAAAAAAAGGGAGCGCCAGCCAGCGCCAACAACCAACAACCAGCGACGACCGTCTGCAGTCCAGACAGACCAAAAATGCGCGCCGAGGATTCAACGACCAACATCGACCATTTCAAGAGCGTCTTTCCGTGCACGGTCGACCCGGCCGACGTCGGCGCCAAGGCGCGCGCCGTGGCCTTGGCCAAACCGGCGCATATAGAGCGCACGCGCGCGGTAAGCCTTGTGCGCATCGACCGTGTCAACTATGACCCGGCCCCGTGGAGACAATCCAGACCGCACTGGGCCGTAGATGTCGGAGGCGACCTCTATCACCTGCTCGCCGAACCACAGGTCAAGGGCGACCTCCAGAGTGCCTCGTGCGCTCTCGCCTGGGTGTTGATGCACGGCATGCCGGTGAGCGAGCGTCACCCTCTGGGCACCACCGAGATGGACCACGAACAGATTATTGCGGCCCTCGGCCACGTGCTGGCGGCCTTTGACGGCGACGTCATCCTCTACACGCTCTTTTGGCATTGCGGGGCTTTTCTGCGTGCCGTGGTCGCTGCGCTCTGCGAAAGCGACATTGAGGCCGCCGCAGATGACCGCGGTGGATCTGTAGTGGTCGACGAGACCTCGCTCCGCGATGGTCTCTTTGCCCTGGGCCGTCGTGACTGGGTGGCGCCCATCCGCGACAACAGACAGAGCGACCTCGCCCGATCGACGGCGATCATTGCGCGCACCCTCTGCACAGACAAACCCCACGAATCCGCTGGTTGTATTTTGGCGTGAGCGACTCTTTTTGTTTTTTTCTATTGTATAAAAAAACCATACAACCTTGTGCGTTCATACTCGCTATGCCACCTTGCAAGCCCCCACCAATTTGAAAGAGTTGGGTATGGTCATTGAAGTACGGGCACGGTCCTGGCGGCATCTTGTCTTTTTTGAAAAAAAGGGAAAATAGGGAAAACAAGACCTCGGCAAGAAGGGTCGTGTCGCTGAAAACATAATCAATGCACAGGAGCCTGACAGTGTCTCTCAATGCGCGCGTACGTAGACGTGATCAACTGCAACATGAAAACATGTCGCGGTCAGGTATGCATTCGTCGACGAGCATGGCCCGCCCGTTCATCGCCACGACTCGGCCGTTGATGATTGTACAGGCAATATCGGTGGGGTGGCCCCGTTGCACAATCGACGCAACCGCGCGGCAAAAAGTCGCATTGGCAAGGGATTGACCGAGCCGACGAGGATCAATAAGCAACATGTCGGCGACGCCGCCAACACGCAGGACACCCACGCCGCAACGATCAAGGCCCAAGACACGGCCGCCGCCTGCAGTGGCCATCTCCACCATTTGGCTTGCATCTAGAGATGATCTAGTCGAGAGAACCGCGCGCATGCGCGCAAAAGGATTGGCGGCGCCCATCGACAATGCCATGGTCGGCAGTCTGCGCACATGCCTCTTTTCCGTTGCGCGATCTTGGGCAGGATCAGGCATTGTCGCCGACGTTGTTGCCGTCTTGGCCGTCGTTGATGTATGATTATCGAGTGCGGCCAAAGAGTGCATGGCGTCATAAACAATTCCAATGTCCGCCGTGTCCATGACATGCAAGTCGTCGGCGGTTGTGGCATCACGGACGACCACGGAAACGGTGCCCGGTCGTGCGCCGAGCGCCATCATCGCCAGTCGTACACTAGGGGTTTGTTGGCCTGATCGTAAGGGTTGTGTGACGCCATCATCACTGCCGTTGCCATTGAGGCACGCATGCACATGCAGACCGCGGTCACGCGCGCCCCACACGATACCGCCCACGTATGCCTGGCGATAGACAGATAGGTCACAGAGGCCGACGGCGGCACGGATCAGTGGGTGTGGGCGCCAACGGCGCGCAAAGGCAGCGATCCTGTCGAGGTCGTCAGAGGCTAAAACGGTAGGGTCGCCTCTCTTGGCGTGATCGCGCGCGACGGGGGCGACGATGGCGCGCATGCCCACGCGTACGGCGGCCTCGGCCACGGCGTCTGGGTGGTCAACGGCGAGAATGCACGCCGTGGTGATGCCGCACTTTACCATCTCGGCCATCCGCGCCACAGAGCGCGCGACCACAATGTCATATGTTGGCTCGGTACCCCCGCGTCGTACGGATGGCATATTATTTGTCAACAAACGATGGGCGTCGACCAGGCCGGGCGCGAGTAGCATGCCCCGCGCGTCCAACGTCTGAACCTTGGGCGTCGCCTTGCGATTCCATATCGTGTGTGTGTCGTTGATCGACGCGACCGTGCCATCGGTGCGGATTGCAACGTCGACCACGCGCATGGCGGTACGTGATTTCGGCTCACTTGTCAATAGGGTTGCCCCGCGCACCACAAGACTCACTGGTCGCATTCTCTTGTATGGGTCGCCTCTTTGCCCGACCGCTGCCTCTTTTTTTGTGTCCCACAGGGAGCACGCCAAAAGAACAGGCCAACATTGTGCGCCGGCGGCGGCATTGGACAGGGCCCATGGTCCGAGCATGTCAGGTACAACCAATCACATTGATCCAATCGACCGGTGGCGCAGGCAGAGCGCAATAGGGTAGGCGTAAACGCAACGCGCACCCCTCTTTTCCACCTTTGTCTGCACTGTCCTCTCTGCGTACTGGGCCGCCACACACAAGAGGATCAACTAAATACGCACGTAAAAAAAAGGCACAAAAAGAAAGAGAGAGAGAGAGGACAACAACCGCTCGGCGCTTTCCTTGGAGAAGGAAAAAAAGAGACAAACAGGCAGCACAGACCGATGCACAGCAACAAGTACAAGGCGGGGGCGGCCGTCAAGGCCATGGCCGCTTCGTGGCGCGACTCCACGATGGCGCGCATCGCCGACGCCGTGCTCGCCAACCGTCCACTGGGCTTTGCCGACGGTGTCTACCTATACCGTCGTGCGGCCCTCGACGACGTGCGCACGCTGGCCGCATACCGCAAGCAGACTCGCCATGGCGACCATGTCCACTATGCGCGTTCCTTGCGCATCACTGTCGGCCATGGCCGCAACCGCACGCCTCTCTTGCGCCGTGTTCAGCCCCCTGTGGCCTCACGCACTATCGACATTGATGCAATGGCGACGCCAGCCGACATGGAGCGCCTTTTGCGGCCCTATGTGGGCGTAGGCCTCGCCAGTGTAACCATATCGCCCCATGCCGCTGCACAGGGGTCGTCGGCGCCACCCGCGACGGCCTCGGTCGACTGGTGGTGTGCGCTCTTCAAGGCGATCAAACATACACTGCCCCATGTGCGCATCAAGGCGTGCACGCCTGCAGACATTGTAAACATGGCCGACCATCATGGAATCACACTGGATGCAACGCTGTCGCGCCTCTGCGGTGCTGGCCTGGGGTTGCTGGCAGGCGGCGGCATCGGTGACGTCTCTGCTGCCAAGAACAAGAATGACAATGATGACGATCTTGGTGGCGTCAAGCACGCACTATGCGAGTGGATCGCCGTGCACCGACGTGCGTACGATCTTGGTCTCGATTCAGACGCCATCCTCGACTATGACCGCACGCCTGCCTGCAAACAGCGTGTCCTGCACCTGCTGGCCATCCGCGACTTTCAGCAAGAGACGCTCGCCTCTGGCCGCCCGGCTTTTGGACGGCTCGGTCTCGTCCGGCGTCGCGTACGCTCCTACCGAGCGCGAGGTGCCTCGTGGGACGACGACCTGCGCAACTATGCCGTGGCGAGGCTCATGGCGCACAACGTCGAGCACATTGCCGTCGACCCAACACTCGACATGGACAGGGCCGTCGGCGCCATAGGCTATGGCGCCGACGATCTCGGCGGCTATGCATCGGCAGGGGCCGTCGATGCGCTCGTACGTCGGCTCTATGACATTGGCGCCGTGCCGATCCAACACGGCCGCACAGAGGGCCCATCCAAGCAACACCAACACCCGCATGACCCGCTTGCCGACACCATGTGGCCCATTGTCCCCTCGTGATCCCCCTCTTGCCTTTTTCTTTTTTTTTGTAGCCATCAAACCACGCCTTGGGATTCCCATCGTGTTGCCGAAACCGTCTTTTGGACGGGGGCCGAGCGCCTGCCATTCTTTTCTTTTTTTTTGTCTCAACAATGTTGCGCCGCGTGTTACGGCATGGATCAAGAAACGCCCATCTTTTTTTGTGTCTTGCACTCAAATGCCACCAAAAGAGGTTGGCGAAAAAGGGTAGACGGGCGACATTGCATCATCAGGCACAGCGGCGCACAATGTCGACACTGTGAGGGCAAAGAAAACCAGAAAAGGGAGAGTCACGGGATGGCACAACATTTGGATCTACCCGACGAGGTCTTGGTGGCCATCTTTTCGCGCCTGCCCTGTGTGGTACTGCGACAGACGGTCAGGGCAGTGTGCACGCACTGGGCTGCTGTATCGGGCGATCGCGCCGTCCTCGTCAACGCGACCAACTGTTTTGACGGCGATCGCGGCGGGCTGTACAAGCGCGGCCGCTGGTGCGATGCGGCTGCCGGGGCCGGTCACCCCCAGTGTTTGGCCTATGCACGCCAACGTGGCTGTCCGTGTGATGCCGAGACGTGTGCAGCGGCGGCAAGCGGCGGTCGCATGGAGATGCTGGCGCACCTGCGCAACGCCACTGCGCGTGGGATTCGCGCGTGTGCCGAGAGGCGGCCGCCAAGGGCCGCATCGAGTGTTTGGATTACGCGCGGCGTCACGGGTGCCGGTGGGACGAGAGCGTGAGCGAGGCGGCGGCCGCTGCCGGTCACAAAGGTATACTTGAGCGTCTGCTTCAAGACGGATGTCCATACGATGAAACGGCCTGCGTGGCCGCCATTGCAGGCGGCCATAGTGCCTGTCTCGCCCTCCTGTGTCGGTACGGTGCACCGCTCGACGAGGACGTCTATGGCGAGGCCGTGCGCGCAGGCAGCCTTGCGTGCTTGCGTGTTCTCGAAAGATATGGATGCCCGCGCGATCCGGCGGCCATGACCGTTGCGTCGGGCCTCGGGCGCGTCGACATTGTCGACCATCTCTGGCGCCACGGATTCGAATGGGACAGACAAATGTCGGTGCGCGCGGTGGCGTGCGGCCATATTCCCCTCTTGGCCTATGTGCACGACCGTGGCGGCGTACAACCTTGGGCCTATCTGTGTCGCGTGGCGGCCGAGCGCGGCCAAGTCGACATGCTGGCCTGGCTTCACGAGCACGGCCACTCGTGGAGCGCGCGCACCTGCGCCGCAGCGGCCTCACAGGGCCATCTCGACGTCCTCGTCTACCTTTACCAACATGGATGTCCATGGGACGGCCAAGTTTATCGCGTGGCTTTGGCCGGCGGCCATCACGCATGCGTCAAGTATGCGCGTGCTCATGGATGTCCAGACGACGTCGACGGTAGCGCACACGGCGCTGTGTTGCTCGACGCTGCTGGAACAGGGTCGCCGCAGCGCAAGCGCCGCCGCCGCTCGGTGGCCGAGTCGCCCCATCCTGGCTGACACCTTGTGCCGTGTGTTTTTCTTTTTTTTTGTTTCTTTTTTTTGACATTGACATTTTTTAAATGCGAATAAACATTTTTCAGTGTTAAAAGAAAAGGCTCTGGGAAAAATACAGTCGCGAGAGGAAAAAGGTTTGTATTTGGCTCGCCAACAAGGACGGGCAAGAGCCTATCGTGTCGCGACAAAAAAGTGGGCCCTGCACAAACCCAGAAGTTGTGGCCCGTCATTTTTGTCGTGGCCGCCGTGGTCGGGTTTGCAAAAAATTGGCCGCCTCCCAAAAACACGGCGCGCAACAACGGACCAATGGTAAAGAGACAAAAAGGATTGCGTACCCGCGCCGTGCCGCATACATGAAAAAAGAAGAAAACCACACCCAAAAGAAAAGAAACAGCGACTGCATGGACGAGGCACACGGCAGACGCATCGAGCGCCAGGGCGAGATCACGCGTGCGCTGGCCTGCGACGACGCGGCGCGCCTGGCATCTATCCTGGCCGCCAGCGACCTAGGATTTGTCGACACAATTGACCTGCCTGTAGTCATTGCCGCCTTGGCGCCGTCAGGCGGTGTGGCAGGGATCGTGTCGCCGGCCAGGATGTCTTCGGTTGTCGCCCGTGATGATTTATCGCGCGCATGTCGCTCGGCGACCTCTGCGAGGTTGCCCCAAGGAGACATTGCGCCCCTTGCGCTGGCCCTCTTTTATGGTGCTCACCGGTGTTTTGACCACCTGGTCGCAAATGGCGCGCAAATGAGTGCCGAAGACGCCGAGTCGCTCCTTGTGCACTTTTGTGCGACGCACGCGTGGCGCGAGGCCGCCGTATGCTGGGGTCCGTGCCGCCTCTTGCAGAGCCGGCGCGACAGGCGCCTCGTCAGTCCCATGATCGTCGCTGCTATAGGAGGCGGTGACCGAGGCTCGGGGTCGCGCGTGCGCTTTTTGGACCCGTTGCCAGTGGCACAGCGGCTGATGCCCTTTTTGGCCGCCGTCACGCCTGCAGAGGAGCCCAAAATGCGTGAGCGCCTCATGGCTGCGGTCCATGGCTCGGTCGTGACCCTGGTCCAAGAAGGAGGCGCCGCTCCCGATGTCGCTGCTATTGATCGCGTGTTGACGCTTGTGGACGGCGCTACACCACCACTCAGCCGATTACTGTCGCGGTCTGGCGACATTGCGGCTTTGTCCGACAACGATGCCGCCACCGCTGATTCAGATAGTACCATGGAGCGGGCGCACGACCCAAACCAATAATCCCTGGCCTTGAGTTTTATGCGACGCTGTCGACCGTGCAGGCGACGGCAGGGCGCGTCAAGCACATGTGATCCTACTTGTACAGGGCGGTGTGCACTTGCCGCTGGCCCTCGCCAAAATCACCACGCCACAACCCAAGGACTCGCCCCATGCGTCGGGTTGTAAAAGAAAAAGAAAAAGAAAAACTGATCGATACAGTTTTATATGTTTTCTCTTTTTTCCGAAAAGGGTGGGATTGTCATGGAGCGCCTGTCAAGACACGGGGCAGGGCGTCGCGCAGGCCTCGGGCGTCGCCAGCGCGCGCCAGATCCTGAAGGCGACGCCAAGGTCGAGTCATGGCCTTTTTCCACATGCGCATTAGACGCGCGGCGCGGGCGGCTAAATCGCGTCCGGCGGGCATGCCCATGGCGACCGACCGACCGGACATGACGTAGAGCGTGCGCACAAGCGATTCGAGGTCGTCAGCGCGCGCCACTCCAAACTGTGTGTGGCCGGCAATCATGTGTGCGAGCACGGCGTCGCTGGCATAGGCCAGTGTGCCGCGATGGGGCTCGATGGCGTCGGCCTCGGCGGCAAAGCCCCAGTCGTTGACCAGCACACGGCCGCCGTCGGTGGTGCGCAACAGGTTGGCCGGGCGAAAATCGCGATGCACGATGCCGACGACATGGGCCGCCGTCATGACGTCGAGGGCTTGCAATGCGTGCTCGATGCCAAAGGGCTCTTTGGCCCAGTCGACGGCGCGTGGCCACAGGAGGAGAGTCTCGGCGTTGGCCCTCACCAGTTTTGGCACGTCGGCGACTGCGGTCAGCCTGGTCAGCACGCGTGCTTCGTGTCGCGCCACGGCGGGATCGCCCATGATTTTGACGATGAGATCATTTCGCCCGCGCACGCCAAAGACACGCGCCGTCGTGCCCGACCCTAGGTAGCCACAGGCCTGGAGAGCGAGCGCGCTGCCGCCGGCGGTACGGACGAACCCCATCGACTCGGGATAGTTGTGACTGTGTGCGCGAATACATACGATACCGTCAGTAACCGGCTCGTCGTTGGTGGTTGTATGCGCAGACTTGTCATAAAGACTGGCATTGAGACTGTTTTTGTCATTGGGGCCATCATTGCGCCCAATGTCGCTTGGGCCATTGTGACCTATGGTTTTGTCGGTGAGTGAAATAGGGGCGGTGCCGAGAAACATGGGCGACGTTGTCCGTTGGATAAAGTGTCTACCAAGCCCGACACGCTCGACGCTGATCGCTGTCATTGTTTTGTCTGACGCGCAGACGACCAGGGCCACGGCGCGCTGCCGATGGCGTTGGGGTCCATGGATCAGCCCCAGTGCATATGTGGTTGCCCGCGCAACGGCCGTCTCATTGTCGCCGTGGGATATGATGGCGAGACGGTCCCTTTGCGTCGATTCGTGGTCAACATGGTCACTGCTGTTGGCGACGCGAGACACGAGGTCCGTCTTGGTGTGGACGACAATGGGGGCCACGACGTTGGTGATGCACCCAGAGGCCGGCGCCGCGTCGACCAGCACGAGATCGGGCCGGCACGCCGCGCATGCTGTATTGTTGGCGGTGTCATTGATGGCAATCTCGGCGCAGCGCACAGTGCGCCGGCGGCGGCAAAAAGGTCGCACAGGGCAGAGGCAACCGAGGGCAGATCTGTCCAAGGCTCGACAACCAGAGGGGGCGCACAAGACAGAGGCGCAGACCGCAACCAAAAGGGCGACCATGCGCAACGGATAATCTCGCATTCCGAGGACGAGCGGGTGCCCATGCATGCACAGGCGGCACAGACGCAGGCACATGCGCGGTCCAAGTTCATGGCGCACGTGCGTCCTTTGGTTCCTTTGCCGTCTTTTGGCGCGTCCTTTTTTCCTTCACCGGTTCCCTGTTGGCCGAGGTCACCAAAGGGAGCCCAACCGTGGCCAAGTCCTTTTTCCCCCATTGATGTGATTACTATTGTTTTTAATTGTTGCTCGGCGGGTCTCACGAGCAGCGGCGAGACCGAGCGCCCTGCAAAAGTTTTTTTTTGAAAATAAAAAAGGGGTCGACCGACTGGACCGACCAATTGGGGGCGGAAAACAAGAAAGGCCTTGGTGGCCGCCTCACAGGAAAAAAACCTTGCCACACCGCTAGGACCAGAAATGGTTCTCATTTTTTTTGAGCGACCAGTCTGTCCGGCGTGGGTCTCAGCCGCCGCACACAAAGAGACCGCGTCGCTTTGTGTTTTTGTGTTGTATGCCCCCGCTTGAAAAGGAAAGAAAAAAAGAGACAAAGAAGATGGTCTATTTTCTTTTTTTGTCGATAGCGCAGACCGCACGGGCGTGAGGACGCAACCGAAAAAAACGAGTATAAAAAAAAAGGAAAAAGGAAAACATTGGGGTGGGGGATGGGGAATCGTCAGTGGTCGATGAGCAGGCCCTCTGATGCCAGCCACGCTAGGATGCACTGGAACACACCGGCTAGTCGACCCGCAAAAGTGTTTGGGGAAGCCCGCAGCCAGTCGCCGTTGTGCCCATATATCGAGTCAAAGAGGTCCGCTGCGCACACCGGGCGGGGCATGCACCAATGCGCTAATGGAGTGAGGCCCGCTCGCACCGCGGGATCCGTTTCTGGTGTATTGTCGTCGGCACACAGTCGGGCAGCGTCTGTGTGATGCCGTAGTGCACAGAGCGTATGGGACCAGCCGGGTTGGACGATGCATGCGCACGGGCGCTGTAGTCCATGCACGTCGACGGCGTGTGGCGGCCGGCCCAAGGCCACGGCCCGGCACACCCGCATCATGCGTAACATGGCCTTGGCTCGGATCAAGGCCTCGCTCCAGGACACGTGTTGGGTGCACATGCGCGTCAAGGCACCCCACAGATCGAAACTGGCAGGGTCAACTTGTTGCCATCCATCGACGCCAGGCTTGTCGACGCGCGGACAGTATAGGCCGACAATGCGCATGAATCGCGACATGGCTACGCCGCCAGCCACGGCACATTGACAAAAGAGCCTACGCAGCAAGGCCGCATCCAATTCCATGGCCGTGCGCGGCCACCGCTCCACAAGGTAGAGGAGTGCCGGAACCGTACGCCCTTGGCGGTCATCAGAGCCGATAAAGAGCGCCGCGAGTTGTCGCCGGTCACCGGGCCGATAGTCAGCGACCTCGCACAGCCAGCGGATGGCGTCGGCGGCGCGGTTGCATCTGTTTTTAGGATAGGGGCCGTCATCACGCACGGCGAGCAAGGCCGCATCGTGCAGCACAAGAGGCAAAAGGCGAGGACCCGATGCGTCCCGGCGCCATAGCCAATCCATAAGACGCGCACGGCCACGGCGCGCGGCCACACCAAAGGCGGCGCACGCGTCAAACTTGATGCCTCGGGCGTCGCAGAGGGCAAAGAAGCGCCAACGGCCGTGTGCCGCGGCAGCGCCCTCGACGCAGCCCCCCGCGTAACCAGTTGTCCAGGTGAACGGACAATAGGGCATCGGAGGTGCGTACAGAGCGCGGTGCTCGGCTGTCGACTTGGCGAGTGTGTCGATGAGATAGGCAAAGTAGTTGGGCTCTTTGACCCTGGCGGCAGCAATCCAATCATTACGTTGCGGCGCGTCCGTCTTTAGATGGCGCGCCACATCGGTGCGACCATAGGGTCCGATCAGGCGCACCAAGTGGCCCGGCCATCCGTGTAGGTTGCACGAGAGAATGACATTCACGGTGGCGACAGAGCCACATGCGAGGACCGCACGAGCAACATGTTGTGCGAGGCCACACTCGGCGCTGCATCTGCCTTGGCACCAGTATGGGTTATCGGCATGGGAGCAGGACTTGCTTGCCACATCATCCTTAGTGGTGGCGCAAAATGGGAGGCGTGACCATTCAACGTCGAGCGCATACGCCACGGCCTCGGGCGTGTCCGAAGCGACGAGAGCAACAATGACCTGATGTCGCGTGGCACCTGCATTGTCGCGGCACCATGTATAGACATTGTCGAGGCGTGACCGCGACCATGTGTCGGGCCGCTGCGCGATCCACTCGGCGACGGCCGAAGCACAGACCACGCGCCCCGTAGGCCACTTGGGGCAGTCCACACGTCTGCCATCGCCGATATTAGGCGCATCGAGGTCGCTGCGTAAATATGTGCCCATGGCGGTCGCCTGGGCGGGCGACGGATGTTCGATCACCTCGCGCCATAGCCGGCAGACACCCCGCGCGGCAAATCGCCACCGTGGGTCGAGAAAGGGTCGCGGGCGACGCGGACGAGCGCGCCAAAGTTGGGCGCCGCTGCCGCCGGCCCTGGGCGCGGCGCCATTGAGGATCATGCACAAGAGTTCCAGGGGCAGTTGTTCGATGTTCATCTCAAGTTTGCTCTTTTTTCTGGCCTGTCGCCTTTTGCTTTTTTTGACGGGATTCGTATTGTTGTCGCCTTGGCCCCAGGTTGGCAACTATGTTGTATCGCTGGGAAAGGCTGTCGCTGGCCTTGCCGACAACAAAAAGGGCGACCAGACAGATCACACCCACGCCGAACAAGAGACAGTGCCGGTGGATGGCGGGCGGGCGAGTGTGTTTTTTGCACGAGAGACCGCGCATACAGCGCTCGACCAGAGCACGGGGCAAAAAAGGCATCGCCCTGTTGGACAAATCAAAAAATTTAAAAAACTTTAAAAAAATCAGCGATTGGTCCGGTGCATTGAGCCCGTGCATGGCCTTGGTTGTTTTCTTTTGTCGTCTCTTTTTATTTTTTTCTTTGTGCTGCCCACGCAACAGGGACCATCTTTGCGGGTTTGCACAGGGCACAAAGTTGCCGATATGGAGGGCACGCTGGCGGCGCCGCCAATTGACATCCTCTCGGATGACGCGCTTCTCTACCTGGTCGACAACTATCTCGACGACCGATCTCTGGGTGCGTGTCTCTTGGCCTGGCGTCGGTTTCACGTCCTCGATCGCACGCGGCTCGACCGGCGCAAGTACCGTCTGGCAACGCTCTTGTCCCTGTGTGCAGCGGGCGACATGGACGGTCTCGACTATGCCCTGAAGCATCTCGACGTGTTTGGTCCACCGGTGCGCGCGTCCCGTCGGATAGACTGCGTGCGCGCGGCATACCACGCGGGGCGCGCGCGCATGGTTTTGTCACTGATGCGTGACGTGGGGGACTCTATCGAGCGCTTTTCCGTGCAAGAATGGTCGGCGCTGGCCCTGAAGGCCGCCTTGCGCGGCGCTGCCGACCCGGAACTCGTCTGGTTGTGCCGCCAGGAAAATCAGCCCGCGGAACCGTGGGACGGCGCAGCGCTTGTTTGTGCTTGCACGCACGCCGTACAATCTGGCTTCTCTGCCGAGGCCATCTCAACGGCTTTGGGTGCGATCGAAAGCCTTGCAGGGTTGTCTGTCGCTGTGTCGCATGACACGTGGCTTCGATTGTCGGCACAACGAGCGGCCCACTCTAAATCGAACCTTGATACCCTGTTGGCGCTCGTGACCAATGCAGCAGAGCCGCACCACGACATTCAGGGCCACGAAATGGAGAGGCTAGTCAAGCGTAGCGATCTCGCGCTCGCCCGCGACCTCATCGGCGATCAGAGGCTCGCGCGGTTCTTGCGCAAATCGCACGAATGTCTCACGGTCTACCGCCCCCTCGATGACGTTGATGTCATCCTCTGGCTTTATGATCATGTGGACTCGGTCGCGGATTTCATCGACACGCGACAAGTTGGCATCCACCACCTTGTGCTTGCGGTCGCCGCTTCTGGTAGGGCTAACCTTTTCAATGCTGCTGAGATCCGCGCCGCCAGTCACGAAAATGAGGAGGGCAAGCCGCTGAGCCATATGTGGGAGCGGGCATATGCCGAAGCGGCCGTGGCCGGACATGCGACTGCCGCCGAGTGGGCGCTTGGACACCGGATGGAACCGGCTCACATCCGCGCTGCCTTCTGGAAACAACATTGGGACAATTGCCTGGGCCTTCCTGCGCGATATGGCCAGACAAGCCAGTCATCTCGCACCCTGTCTCCGCTGGTCGTCCACAGGGACCGACACGACCTGTTTGACCTGCTCGTGGACCGACGGCGGCGCGAGGGCATACCCCAGGACGAGACTGACGCGCGCGTCGACCACATGGTCGACATCACCGTCAAGGACGCCCTCGCCCAGGGTGATCTCGGACTGGTGCGCCGCCTCTATCTCGTCGAGCCCCGCCTTGTCCAAGCCGCGGTCGACCAGGAGCGCGTGTATGGCGCTCGATCGTGATCTGTGCGGCGTGCACAAATGCAGGAAAAAAACAATACAACCAAAAAAATATAACAGACACGAGGCCACTTTTTTCCGAATTTTGGTCGGCCCGTCTTTTTTTCTGTCGTGCGGGCCATGAGCGCCGCCGGCACACGTGCCTTTGGGACCGTCAACGCAAGCCATGTACGAGGAGAAAAAAGAGGGGTCTGTGTGATGGCAACGCAAGACAAGGGAATAATGGGGCAGGCGTCGACGTGGTCGCGACCAATGACGACGCGTCGGGGATGCTCTAATGTGGCGATGTCCCCTAGCAAAGGATGTCGCTCACCCTGTACCATACCGACGCCTACGAGGACGATGTCGCCATGGACGGCGACTTTGCCGCCGTGTGGGCGACGGCACTCGACGAGGCCAAGCAAGAGGCCGCCGACTATGACCGCGCACTAGCCTACCGGTGGCTGGACGACGTGACCGACGCCATGGTGGACCCCGACGGCTTTGCCGGTGATGATGACGACGGTAACAACATAGAGCCCGACGAGTGGAAGTGGCACGCCGACGGATACCGTTCGGGCGACGAGGACGATGACGATTTCGACGAGGACCCCAACGACGGCGTCGGCTATGTGGTCGACGACTGGGACGAGATTGAACCCGACCGCCCCGTAACTTTTATCGTCGGTCCGGCAGCCGGCACGCGCCCGCGCGATGCGCGTCTTGTTACGCTCCTCGATCCGGGCGATCCCGGCCGCGGCACGGCACGCCGGTGGGCTATATGGACGTCCCAGGGCAACGCCACCGCACCGACCGGCCCGCCGACGGCACTGTTGGGTGACGAACAGGTCGCCGACGCTGTCGTGCAGCGTCTGCGTGCCGGGTCGGATGTGCGCCTGCATAATGCCGCCAAGCGCAACAAGCGCGCCGTGGCCGGACGCACGGCACGGTTTCTCCTGGATGCGGCGCCTCGACCGTGGCAGACCTATGCTTTGGGCCTGGCCGATACATTGTCTGATGCCGCGACGTCGGGCCTTGACTCTGTGCGCGATACGGCGCCCGGCATTAATGCACTCCGGGCATCGCTAGACGATCCCGACGCGCGCCTGGCCGCTGCTGCGCGGGTCGTGCTGGCGCGCGACGCCCTCTACAACAGTCCACGTGATATCGACCGGGACGCGCGTGCCGCCGAAAAGGTGGGCATCGTCAAGGGCTGGCTCGCGGCTGTACGCAACATGGACCCCGACATTGACGCCGTACTCGCCCGCCCCTGACCGCCATGCCCCATAGGGCGCTGTCCGTCCAGACCAAAAAAAGAGAATGGTCGAACCACATAAAACCAAAAAGGCAGTCTGTGCGTGGCAAAAGCGAAAAAAGGCAGGGCCTTTAGCCACTGTCGTTGTTTGTTTCTGCGGCATCGCCCTTGCCCTTTGTGGCCGCTCAATCGCACCCCAACAAAAATCCCTCTCTTTTTTCGCCCTGCTCTTTCCTTGTTTTGCTCCTTTCTTGCCCTCACCATGCACCAAGGATGCGATGACGATGATACTGGTATCGGCGGCATGTTCGACCACGAGCAACCGCCGCCCATCGACATCCTGCCGGATGACGTTCTCATCTACTTGGTCGACGGTTTTCTCGACGATCGATCGTTGGGCGCGTGTCTGCTGGCCTGGCGTCGCTTCCACGTGCTCGATCGTGGTGCGCTCTACAGGCGCAAGTACCGCTGGACAACGTTCTTTTCCCTGTGCGCCGCCGGCGACGTCGAGGGCGTCGACTATGCACTCGGTCGGCCGGACCTCTTTGCCTTGCACGACGAACCGTCGTTTTGGCGCAAGTGCCTGGAACTCGCCGCCACTGGTGGCCACACGGACTTAGCGCGTCGCCTGGCGCTTCAAAGTGCCAACGTCTGGCCGCTCGATCGCGACTACTGGTTGCGCGTCGTTCTGCGGCTCGGACAGTCGGGCAAAGACGACACCGTGGCGTGGCTATGCCGCAAAGACAACCGACCAGCGGGATCCAATGACTCTAGGTGGCTGACCGCGTACATGGTGATCGTGATCGTCTACGGCTATCATCCCGGCGACGCGCACCGCGTCGTACGCGCGGCGTGGACTGGTGCCACCGACGTCCCCGGGGAGACGGCCTGGACGCGACTGCACGACGTCGCACAGGGTCCGGACGTTGGCCTTGTTGCAGCAGCCATCACACGCATACTGGACGGTTCGCAAACAACTGCCACCAGTCGCACCGTCATCCTCTGTCTGGAGAGAGGCCACTTTGGCCTTTTGAAAGATTTGGTCGGCGACGCGAGGCTCACTGCGGTGCTGGCCCATATCACACGGAGGCGTCATGCACTGCCGTTGGTGCCCAGGGACGATATCGATAGCGCACTGTGGATGTATGAACACGTGCCGTCTGCCAGTCAAGACCTCGTGCCTGACGATGCCGTTCGGCTCTTGGATGCAGCGTCGCATTTCGGACGGATTGATGTTTTGGACCGTGTTTTGCCTTTTATGCGACTGCGATGGCCCGAGACTGCGACCGGTGCGCTCGCGCGCGCGTACGCCACCGCGGCGCTGATGGGCCACGACACATTTGTAGAGCGCGTGCTCACCTACGACATGGACACGACCAACCTCGACACTGTGTTTGAGGCGTGCTCGCGCATAATTGGCACTCGCTTTGACGGCGCTCGCTCTCCTCTTGTCATCCACCGGGGTTGCGATGACCTGGAGCGCGTGCTTTTGGATCGTCGACCACCCGTCGGCATACCGCAAGTTCAGGTGGACGCGCGCGTCGACCATATGGTTGCTCTGACCGTGCACGACGCCCTGGACCAAGGCGATATAAGGACGGTGCGTCGTCTCTGTGCGCGTTCAGACAGAGATCGCGCCATAGTCGAGGCTATGATCCTGCGGCTTCAAACCGACGCAATCACAGAGGCCGATGCCGTTGCCACCTAGTCGGCGTCCTTGTCTGATCCGCGTGCTCATTCTGGCACACCCCATGGGCATGTTGTCGGCCCATTCTTTCGAATACATCCATTGACGAAAAAAATTGGCGCGTGCACTGGGTTTGATCGTGGCCTTTTCTCCTCCCCCATCCTTGATGGTTGCCTGTGTGCTCTCTTTTTTTGTGGGTTTGGCATGATCTCACGGCATCGGCGCAAGGCGCCATGGACGTGTGCGACGGAAAAGGCAATTTTAGTAGCACTCGCTTTTTTTATTTTTTTTTGACGCCGGCGTCCAGTAATGGCTCGAAATCGGTCCACGTTGATGCTTCCTTTCCTGCCCTTTTGGGCGTCCTTGTCGAGTGGGGTGCATCAGGTTATGCCTTTTTTAATTTTATTTTTTGGCAATCGTGCGCAGTGAGGGCCGCCGACTGCGTCTGTGATCAAAAAGGACCGTCGGGCGTTGCCCGAGCACTCGACGAGAGTGGCCGGGCGTCGACCGTGTTGCCGTGGGGTCGGCATAAAGGGCATCTAAAGCGTCGAGTCCCGCGCGCATGACTGTGCTGTGTGCGAAATCGACGCCACCCGAGGTGCCGGCTGCGGACAAGGCGGTACGTCCAGTGCCGGCCACATGGGACGCCAGTGCGTCCATTGCGCCATATGGACTTGGGGCGTTGTTGTTTGGCGGCGGCGCGACGCCCATCGTCTCCAATGTGTTTCTGTGGCGCGCCAGCATCGCGCGCATCCACACGCCAAAAGAGTCTGTCTCGTGCTCCATCCTATAGACGCTGCTGTCTTGTTGTTGGGTAGGTGAAACTTGCAAAAAAAGAGGGACCTGCAAAAAAAAGGCCAAAAGACTGTTTATGGGGCCTTTTGGCCTTTTTGTTTGTTCGTGCACCTTCCACTCGTAGGGATTGGTTGTTTTTTTTTCTTGCCGCCTATGCAATGGCGCCGATCCTTTATGTGTGCGTGCGCGCACGAGTGCCTGTGGCCGCCGAGGCAAAAGGAGCACAACCGCGCACGCACCCGAGGCCGCCAACAACAACGACAATAGGATCAAACAGAAAGAGATTGTCGCCAACACACAACCCCATTTGTTTCTCTTTTTTTTTGGTAGGTTGTTTCTTTTTCCTTGTGTGCCTTGGCGCACAGCGCAACAACAATCAACAATCGGCACTTGGATCGCCTCGGTTCTTTGGGGCCGCTCCCCTTTAAGATGATGACCTGTGCACCAGACGATGATGACCCTCAATGGTGGATGACACCCATTGACATTCTTCCAGACGACATCCTCGTCTACTTGGTCGGCACCTATCTCGACGACCGATCGCTGGGCGCGTGTCTGCTGGCCTGGCGCCGCTTTCACGTCCTCGACCGTCGCGCGCTTTCAGGCGCAAGTACCGATGGGCGACGCTTACGTGCCTCTGTGTCGCAGGCGACTGGGACGGCCTCGACTATGCCCTGGAACGCCCCGATGTCTTTGGGACGCTTGATACCTATACATGGTTAAACTGCATCATCGCCGCAGGCAGCGCGGGGCACATACGCACGATCGAGCGCATGGCGACCATGCCCGGCACGCCGTGGCCGCTCCATTTCAACATGTGGGTAGAGTTGCTATTTGACTTGGCCCGATGTGACCACTCTGACGGTCTCGCCTGGCTGTGCCGTGCCGACAATCGCCCATGTGGATGGGACGATGCCCTGTTGGCCTCCAACTGTGCCAACGCCATGCGTGACGCCAAACACGACGCGGCGACGGTCATCGAGCGTGTCTTTGGCGCCATCGAGGCCGCCGGAGAATCGCGTGGCGCCCAGCAACATCAAACATGGCGCCTCGTCGCCGCCAAGTGCCGCGATCACCCGCCGCAGCCCCGGCCGCCCTTGAAAGCGGCTGTGTTGGTCGAGGCCGTGCGCGAGATATTTTGTCTCGCCGGCCAGGAAGAAGCCTGCTTCACAGACGTTGAAAATGTCAATGAGTTGGTCGCACAGGGCCACGTGTGTCTGCTTCGGGACCTTGTCGGCATCGACAGGCTAGTCGCCTGTCTGCGCTACATCGACTCGCGTCCGCCCGACCCTGACGACGCACTTTGGGTCTATGACCTTGTCGATCGTCCAAACAACAACAGACAACCCAAGTGCCTGTTTGACCTCTTGGACGTGGCGGCACGCACCGGTCGCCTTGACCTGTTGGATCGAGTCGAGTCTGACTTGGCTCTGCTGTCGTCGCCGTACAAGGGGCGCGCCAAGCGTGCATTTGAGCGTGCCTACGAGATGGCGGTGGCGTCGGGGCATGCGCTCTTTGTCGACCGCATACTGGCGCACAGACTTGCTGCAGATGCAGAGCGCTGCTCTTTCGGTGGACCTGCCCTCTCTGGCTTTCGATTTGTCTCGATGTCGCCACCGTTTATCCACCACGAGCAGAGCGATCTCGTCCGTGTGCTCTTGGACCGACGGCCGCGCCCTGGCATCCCCCAGGCCGACGTGGACGCGCGCGTCGACTGGATGATTGCCGCGGCTGTCGAGGACGCGTCCCGGGCCGGCAATCTTGCGGCGGTGCGTTGGCTCTACTCGCTGGCCCCCGCTGTCGTTGAGGATAGGATCCTCCGGTTGCGTGGTCATCGCCGTCGTGCCAATGTGCACCCAGAGCGTCCTGATACTGTGTTTGTGCAACTTGGCGGCCTAGAAGATGCCGACGCCGCCGTCGACATTTGATCACCGTCTCCCGCCAGACCCAAAGATGTCCGCGCTTGTGTTGGTTGTCTGTCGTGCACTCGGCGCACCTTCTTTTTTCTCAAAAAAAGGCACACCAACAAAAACTCTCGACGGCAAGACGTGGCTTGTCACTCCACCCCCCCTTTATTGTTGGGCCGCATTGTCTGTAGTTTTTTGTGAACGCAAGAATTCAGTCGGTCGTGCGCTGCAGTTGGATTCGTCGCGCGCAACCAATTTGTCGGGCCGACACACAAGCGAGGCCACGACACGAAAGAGCAACGATCGTCAACGTGCCAATTTATTGCACTTTTTTTCCTGTTTCTTTTCGCTCATCCATTTTTGCGCATTTGTGCGTCCTGCATCAACAAAATCCCTCGCACTTGCAGACACCACATTGGACTTGCCCCTTTTCTCCATGGCCTGCCTGCCACATGACGACCGCCCAGTTGGACCGGCTCCGATCGACATCCTTCCAGACGACGTCCTCATCCACCTGGTCGACACCTACCTCGACGACCGATCGTTGGGCGCATGTTTACTAGCCTGGCGCCGCTTTCATGTTCTCGACCGTCGTGCGCTTTTTCAGCGCAAGTACCGATGGGCAACGCTGCACTGTCTGTGCCTCGCCGGCGACCACGACGGCTTGGACTATGCCCTAGAGCATCTGGCCGTGTATGGCGAGTCTGACGATTTGGCAACGACGTCTAGCCTCGTCGCGATGGCCGGCGCTGGACATGTGACCATGATCGAGCGCGTGGTCCGCATGCACGACATGGAGTGGCCAGTCGACTGCAAACTGTGGTCGAGCCTCGTGTTTGCGCTTGCCAAAGGCGGCCACGGCGACGCACTTGCCTGGCTGTGTCGCGCCGACAACCGGTCCCACGAGTGGGACGAGGACGCAATCGCCACAGAGTGCCGCAACATCGTGGGTCACGCTCACGGGGCCGAGGTGATTGATCGCGTCTTGTGCACCGCCGAGGCATCGGGTGATTCCCGTGCGACGGCGCAGCGTCGCATCTGGCGGCTCGTCGCGACACAGCAACAACCACCATCATCATCGTCATCGCTCCCGACTACGAAACAAATGGCCGCAGCCGTGCACGGCGTGATTGAACTCTGTAATCAAGTCCAAAACTTTGCCTCATGCGGCTACGACGGTATATGCGACATGATCCGCGAGGGCCACATGGGCCTGCTCCGGGACCTCGTCGGTCCCGACATGTTGATTTCGTCCTTGCGACACATCCGACCCCGGCCGCCTGACCCCGACGACGCGTTGTGGGTCTATGACAATGTCGACTCGTGCGACCGTAAACGCGACGGCCCCTTTCACCTCTTGCATGTGGCGTCACGCACCGGTCGGTTGGACCTGTTGGATCGGGCCGAGGCCGACCTGCCTCTGTTTTCGTCTCGTCCAGGGCATGCCGAGCGTGCATTTGCACGCGCCTACGTCCACGCGGCCGTCTCTGGTCATGCAGCATTTGTCGACCGCGTGCTCACCCACGCCATCGACATGCCGACAGTAAACGGGTCTTTTGCCCTGTATCGTCATACTCCTCCTGTGGTGGATCCGCCTGGCAGATCACCGCTGCTCATTCACCGCGGCTGTCGAGAACTTGTAGAGGTGCTCTTGGACCGACGGCCGCGCGACAATGTCCTGCAGGACGACGTGGACGACCGAGTCGATCACATGATTGCGCTCACTGTGCGCGACGCGCTCCGCACGGGCGACCTTGCGATGGTGCGGTGGCTTTGGCCCCTACAGTCTGATGTGGTCGAGGCCATGGTCGCCCTATTGCGCGGCCAAGATATGGACTGTGTGTCGCAGCGCGTGCGCCGTGTGATCGATCCCTTTTGCCAGGACGCCCAGACGAGTCACGACGAGCGATTGTACGGCGGATTCTATTGACCTGCGTCCTCCTGACCAGCCAAGGTCTCTGCTTCCTTTTCTTTTTCCCATTGTATTTTGGTCGCCGTCAATAAATGTCCCTTGGCGGCATCGTCGACGGGGGCACCTTTTTTTTCTAGAGGCAAAAGGATGCCGCAGCGAAAAACTGTGGCGCGTACTCTCACCTTGCGCACGTCTGTTGTTGGCGGGAACCCGCGTGCACGCTCTGCCGTCGCTGGTGTCGACCGTGCGACGTGGTCAACCTTTTTTTTTTCGTCAGGGGTTGTGCCGCGGCATCCAGGGCCTCCTTTTGTTGCCGTCGGCGTTGGCATTGTCTTGTCAAATTTGGGGTGGACGACGGTGACGCCGACACGACCACACAACTCTCGGACGAGACCGACAGCGTCGCGTCGACGGATGGCGGAGGGCCGCAAAAAAAAAAGACGAGTGCGAGAGCCTCGGTTGGTTTGTCGCTCTCGTGGGGACATTGTGCCGCGGCGCCTTTCCATCGGCGCCAGCAGTCAAAGGATCGACCCCGCCGTCTCGCCTTCCCACCAGCCGCACACGCGCACGTACGTCGCCCCTCCTCGTCCCTTTTGTGTCCCACACAGCCACCGTCTGTCCTCCCTGTTCCTGTCTCACCTTTGGCCCTTTTTTTTTTAAAAAAACTGTGGGCACAAGGACACGACAGACTCATAGCCAGTCAAAAAAAAAGTAGTAGTCAAAGCAAAAAAAAGACAGAAAAAATGGGCAAGGGAGGCGACAAACGATACACGTGCAAGATCAAGGTGGTGCTGCCGGCGCAACGGGTGCCCTGCCCGCGGCCGTGCCCGTGCCCGCCCTTTATTCCCCCGATCATCCCGCCCCCGCCGCCCCCGCCGACGCCCGTGACAACCGTCATCACGACAACAAGCACCTTTGTCATTCCGGCGGGCGCCACGGCCGCCACGGTCTACCTTGTCGGTGGCGGCGGTGCCGGCGGTGGCTCGCCCATCGACTCTACGGGCGGCGGCGGTGGAGGCGGTTCGGGCATTCTGGCCTTTTCCAACATCACAGCGGCGCTGTCGCCCGTGACGCCGACCGTCCTGACGATCGCCATCGGTGCCGGCGGTGTGGGCACCGCGGGCGATGGTGCTGCCGGCGGTGCCACCACGGTCTCCTTTGCGGGCACCGGCGGACCCGTGCTCTTGCAGGCCAGCGGCGGCACGGGCGGCGCATCAGGCGCGACAACCTCCAACGGCGGCTCGGGCTTAACGGCGGCGGTGGCGGCACCAACCCGGCGGGCTCACTTGGTGGCACTGGCCAGTTGGGTCTGGGCGGCGCCAACGGCCAACCAGGCACGCCAACGACGGGCGGCAACGGCGGCGGCGCAAATGCGGGCGCCGGCGTCGTGGCCGGAGGTGGTGGCGGTGGCGGCCCCACCGTCACACCCGTTGCGCCCATCTCGGGCACGGGCGGCGCTGGCACGGGCGCCCCGGCCACGGGCAACGGCGGTGCCGGCGGTGGAGGCGCGCTGGTCGGCAGCGGCACCACGGGCGGTGCGGGCGCGCCCGGCTATGTGGTCGTGGTCTACACGCCCGCCGCCGTCTAGGCGCACACGATTGTCGTTGACGTAGGCAAACAAAACACATGTGCTTTCTTGCGTGCTCTCTTTTTCAAGAATAAAACCCATATATGTCGACGGCCTGTTGATGGCGCTCCCTCTACATACCCTCTAGTTGAAAAGAGAGAATCGCAAAAAAAAATGGAACAGAAAAAAGTTGATCAAGAGTCTCTTTCTATTTTTTTTTGATTTGTGTTGGCTTGTCTTTTTGCCGCGTTGCTGTTGGATCTAAAGGGAAAAAGGAAAGAGTGCCAACTCGATCCAAAAAAAAAGAGAGGGCGATGGGACAGATGTCGGTGCGATGTGGCGCGAGGGCGACGATGCGAGGGGGGGGGGCAAAAGGGTTTGGGACAGGAAAAATAGGACCTTTACGTGAAAAAAAACAATTGGGAAAAATGAGTGGTCAGCCGGGGCTATTGGTGGGGGTGGTGGCGGGGAGATGCACAGAAAAGTCACGAGGCCGCATGCGCCCGACCTCGACGAGGTAGGCCTCGACGGCGGCAAAAGGACGCACTGCCGAGAGCAGCGCGACGTCCCACGGGCAGTCGTGCTCGTGCAGAAAGCGCGCACATTCGATGTTGCTTTGGTAAAAGGCGCCCCGCCACGCCGTGCTGTCCCATGGACAGCCGTGCTGGCGCGCATAGGCCAAGACATCGACCTTGCCACGAAGGGTGGCTGCTGCGCAAAAAGTTGCGTCCCATGGACATCCGAGGTCACGGAGGCGCTCGATCAGGGGCAGGCCGCGCGCGCAGGCGATCGCGAGCACCTGTGCGTCGCACGGACACCCGTTGGTCAAGGCATACTCGATGCAGGGCATGCTCGCGGGTGTGTACATGGCCTGCGTGCATAGCGCCTCGTCCCACGGGCAACCATGCTCGTGGGCGTAGACAAGACAATCGAGATGATCGCACCGAGCGGCGTCTGTCGTCGTCGTCTCATTCCATGGGCAGCCGTGCTCGTGCAGGTAGCGCAAATTGTCCAGGTTGCCGCAGCGGGCGGCCGTCGCCGTCGCCTGTTCGTCCCAGGGGCAGCCCATGTTGTGCGCATAGGCGAGCACGTCGGGGCGACTGCGGGCAGCCTGCCGGCAGACGGTGGCGTCCCCTTGATATCCGTGCTCGTGCAAATAGCGTAGGATGGCAAGGTGACCGTTGCCCGCGGCGCCAGCCAGTGCTCTTGCGCCCGCATGACATCCATGCTCGTGCAAATAGATCACACAATCGAGATGACCATGCATGGCAGCATATTCCATGGTCGTTGCGTCCCATGGGCACTCATGATCGTGCAGGTAGCGCAGGGCGTCGAGGTGGCCGTTGCAGGCCGCCGACGTCGTGGCATACCGCGACACCAGAGATCTACTGTGTGTGGTCCACGTGTAGCCGACAGCGCACAGGTACTCGATCAGGGCCATGTCGCCGCGCACGGCCGCCAGACAATCAATGTTCTTGTTCCACGGGCACCCGTGCTCGTGCGCATAAATCAAACAGTCGAGGCGGCGCCATGTGGCCGCGACCGTCATCTGTTTATAAGACCACGGGCATCCGTTTTCGTGCAAATAGCGCAGACAGGCGAGGTGTCCGCCTTTGGCCGCCATGTGGGCGGCCTCGGATCCCCACGGGCAGCCATTCTCGTGCAGATAGCGCAAACAGGCGAGGTGTCCCTTGGCCGCCGCCCAAAGGCAGGCCTTTGCGTCCCATTTCTGACCGCGACTGTGGGCGTACTGGAGGATGTCCAGGTGGCCGCAGGCGGCGGCCTCGCGGCAGGCATCGCGGAGCCATGGGCACCCATGCTCGTCCAAATAGCGGACACAGGCGAGACTGCCATTGCGGATGGCTGCCCTAGATGTTGACCTGCCCCGCGCGCACACGGGCTCGGTGGCATAGCGCCACAATTCGGGCCGCGCGGCCCTCGCGGCCACCGCCTTGTCCCCATGACGCCTCGTGCGCACGATACTGCGCGCATAACAGAGACAATTGAAATGGCCGGCGGCAGCAGCCTCTGTGCACAATGTCGCCGGGACGAGTTGGGACCCACACATGAACGGCGCCCCATAATTGTCGGATCGCCACAAAGCGACCTCCACAGACGGCACACGGGTGCTGCCGCACGGCGCGCCTCAAGGCACGGCAGAAAGGCGAGCACGGCCGCCACCAACTCGTTGGGCAGGTCGTCAAATGTTGCCATTTTCGCAAGTGCCGCTGTCGCCTGCCAGAGATCAATCCTTGTGTTTTGCCAACACTCGATTGCTCGAGGAAAGAAAAAAAAGGATTTATTCTTGGCCTCGCTTTTCCCTTGCTCGGCGTCGGCAATGGCACAGGGCAAAAAAACACAGGCACAGGAAAAAAGCGAGAAAAACCAGTTTGTCCTTGGACGAGCGGCGATGGCGCTGTCGCCAATGCCAGACGCTGCCGCCCGACAAATGCGCTAAACCCAAAAAAAATCCATCTTGTCTTTGTCACACCTTTTTTGCGAGTAGGTCTCTGTCATCGACCTTGCGCCGGTTGGCCGTCTGCCGACATAGAACTTGGCCAAAAAAGTTTTCCTTGACGCCATCAAGTCGATTTTTATCTTGACATTTAGTTTTTCAGTTTATTGTGCTGGTGAGACCGCCTGCCAGAGCGCAATACAAAAAGGGCGGCAGCAAAAGGTCGGGTTTTTATCAAGCCGACTTGCCAAAAAGGCAGCCATTGCACGTGGGCCGGGGCGGCTCGCTGGAGGTCGCCCTGAAGAGGTGCTGTCGGGCCTGGTCGGTCAGGTCGTGGGATTGGAGGAGAGATATTGGTCCCGTGCAACCAGGACGGCGTCGAGATCCAGATCGTCGTCCTCTAGACAAAATCGATCGCCGTCGAGGAGGACAAAGTGGGTCTTGCCGTCAGAGGTAAACTCTGTTCTATAGCCGTTGTTTTGAATGATCTGAATTGTAGTCGCCGGCGGGCCGTCATTGGCACGCGATCCAGGCAGATCGAGGTCATGGCGCTTGCGTGGCATATCGTCCAGTGAGTGCCTCGCGATGACAGAAAGAGGCAAAAAAGAGACCAAGAATAATTGTCTGTGGGTGTCGCTGCGGCGGCGCGTGGAACCGACTTTTTTTTTTAAATGTGGCATGGCGGGATTGGCTCGGTGGCGGCCGCTGCAAGGCGAGACAAAAAGATGGAGCCCGAGGTGATTGCGGCCGTTGTCTCGTCTGACAATGAGTTTGTGTTGCAACCAATCAAAAAAACGGCAATGGGCAACACGCCGACACAAACCAACTGTTCAACAACTGGACAGACACCAACGCCACAGGGGGAAAAAAGTTTTGGCGTGCGTGTGTCGACACAAAATGCTCGCCCGCGCCCTCTTTTGGGGGGGGGGCGACCAGCGCTATAAATAGATCCAAGGCACAGGCAGCGACAAGACACCACTGTGCACAATAGCGACAAGACCCAACGAGCGTCGCTGCCACACCGCACCGCTCGCAAGCAAGTAACAACAACGACACATAGAGATGCATGCCCCTTATTCCAGTATGGGCGCGATAACCCTTTTGCTGGTACTAGTGGCGATCGCGTCGCCTGCGTGGGCCTACCGCTACACGGTGTTTCTTCCAGCGTCAACCACGTGGACGGCACCGGCAGGCGCCACCGACATTTCGACCACGGTGTGGGGCGGCGGTGGCGGCGCCGCGGTATCGGGCAACTGCGGCGCTGGCGGCGGCAGCGGCTCGGCCGTGCTCAACCGTACGGTAAACACGGCCGGCTGGGGCATCGTGCCTAGCGACGCGCAGTGGGTGATCACAGTGGGCCAGGGCGGCGCCGCACTTCCGCTCGACGGCGGCACGGGCGGACAAGCCTCGGACGGCGGCGAGACCTCTGTGGTCGTGCTGGCCCCCAATGGGACCCAACTCTATAGCGTCGTTGCTTATGGTGGCGGCGGTGCCAAGGCCGTCTGGCCGGCAACCACGGGCTGCCGAGGCGGTGCCGGCGGTGGCGCCTCGTCTTCGGCCGTAGGTACGATTCCAGGTGGCGGAACTCCGGCAGGCGCCGCCGACAGCGACCCCCTGGCGGCGCCGGCACAGGGCGCCATCGTCGGCGACGTCAAGGCCGGAGGCGCCGGCGCCGGCTATGGCCATGCCAACGGGAATCTTTCGGTGCCCTTCCTCGACGGTGCCTCGTGGACGTCTCCAGGTCGCCATTGGGATGGCGGCAAGGGCGTAGCCTTTTATGGCCGACTCCTTTCCTGGTGTTATGCCTGGGGCGGCGCTGCCGGTTTCAACGGCAACGCCGGAGAGGCCAACTCGGCTGGCACAGTCTATCCGCCGCCGGCCAACAGCGGCTCAGGCGGCAGTTCGGCCGTGTCGTGCGGGTCCGGCAGTGCCGGGAGTAACAGCGCGGCCGGGGCCGCCGGCGGCGCGATTATCGAGTACAACCACCCGGTCGGACCCACGCCCTCGCCGTCGGTGACGCCATCGAGAACGCCGTCTGCGACACCCACGCGCTCGCCCACGCCCTCGGTGACGCCCACGCCATCGGCGCAGCCCCTGTCCCAGTTGGTCACACTGGTGTCGCCCATCAGCGGCAAGCAACTGACGCCGCAAGAGGATGGCAGCGTGGCCTCCTTGTGGGTTGGCGCCTCGTACAAGGAAAAGTGGACCGTCGCTCGCTTGGGCAACGGCAAGTACACTTTTAGAGGATTCAACGGTAAATACCTGGGCGCCAACCCCGGCGGCTGGGTGCGTGCCGAGGCCACATCCGTCGGTGCGTGGGAACAGTGGGACGTCTTGATCAATGCCGGCGACCAGTGGACCCTCAAGAGCGCCCACGGCACCTACATGGGCACCACCGTCGCCGGCGTCGTCTACCTCAACGACAATGCTAGTCTCTACTGGACCAAGACCACCGTCTAGGCCCCATACCAGTGTCTCACTTTTTTTCCACTTTTCGTTGCCTTTGTTTCTTTGTGGTTTGCCTTTTTGTCGCGTCTCTTTTGCGCATAAACAAGGACAATGTTGTGCCCCGTCGCCAGTGTGTGCCAGAGGTTTTTTGGGGAACAGGGCGAGAAAAGGTTGCCTGTCCTGTGCTGCACAGTAGCAGCATAACCCAGGGGAAAAAAAGCAAAAACACACACACAAAGGGCGCTGCCCTGTCTGCGGTGGCGGCGACCTCTTTTCAAATAGGTGGACTTGTAGAGCCATGCCAGAGCCAGACTCGGGCAGGCATTGGGCCAAGGGCGCACGTGGAAAAAAAAAGCATAGACAGAAAAAAAGATGGCCGCCGATCGCCTGTGCCGGCTCCCTTTCTTGTCCTGTTGTCTCCCATTTGTGCTCGCGTGAAAAATGCCAGGCCAAATCATTGCTGGTCGTATCAGGGAGGGGACGACCAATGGCAAGAAAAAAAAGACAAATGAAGGCGAAAGCACCAACGCACCGGTTCACGGGACAAAAAAAGCGCGGGTCCGCACGGCAGCGCGATTGTTGGCGGGGCAAAAAGAGCATGGGCGCTTGAACGGGCAAAAAAATCAAAACCCTCGCCGGCCGGGCGCGCCCTACCATTCTGTGTGGGCGCCACCAACCCGCGCCAAAGGAGGGAAAAAAAGAGGCGGACCGGACAAGGGGGGGGGGACGTCCCTTGCGTGTGCGCACAAGCCAACACCCAACCACGTCGAAAGGCGACAACGCACACACACACACACACACAAAAAGAAAAAACGCAGTGGACGTGAGAACCCAAGATCGCCACTACTCTCCCTGAAAGCAAGAAAAAAAAAGCGAGGCAAAAGAACAGAAAGGGAAACAAAAAAAGGGAAAAAAACAAAGCCACAACAATGGCGCTTGCGTGTCCACCGACGACGGCGGCCCGCACGGGCCTGCTCTCGCTCAAATTCAACCAGGACCAGTCGTGCCTTACGATGGCCACAGCCAAGGGCTTTCGCGTGTGGAATGCCGACCCGTTCACGCTGCGCTACGAGCGCGACCTGGGCGGCGGCACGGGCCTCGCCACGGTGCTCTTTCGCTCCAACATTGTCGCGCTCGTGGGCGGCGGCCCCAATCCGCGCTTTCGCAACGACCGTGTCATGCTGTGGGACGACTGCCGCAACCAGAGCATCGCCGAACTGTGCTTTAATTCGACGGTGCGCGGCGTCGAGATGGTGCGTGACGCCATCGCCATCGCCCTCGACGAGCGCGTCTATATCTATGCCCTGGCCAATCTCGACCTGGTCAAGCGCGTGCCGACCGTCAACAACCCGCGCGGCCTCGTCGACATTCGCGCCTCGGAGGGCGGCACCGACAATGTCATTGCCACACTGTCGACCAAGGCCGGCTATGTCGAGATCCACCATTCCGACAATCGCGTATGTGCCTCCTCTGCCCCGTTTGTCTGTTTGTCTGTTTGTTTTTGCTTCCCCCAAGTCTGTTTGTTGGGTCCTCCCAACCTTTTTTTCCGTGTTTCTTTTTTTTTCTATCGATGCACACAATGGCCCATCAATGCTTGCCGGTGGCTGACGCCGTCTCTTTTTTTTTCCTCATCGGTGCTCTTTTTTGATCTTTCCATTTGTGTGTGCGGCGCGCGCCACGGCAGAGGCCCTTGGTTGTTCGCGCCCACGAGATGCCCATCGCGCGACTGTCCCTCAACGCCGACGGCTCGCTCCTCGCCACTGCCTCGGAAAAGGTACGTCCACCGATAAATTTTTTCGGCCGTCGTGTATACGCGCATAGCAAACCCCCCTTTTTTTTTGTCTGGCGCTGATGACATCCTTTGCGCGCATCACCGGTAAACATGGTGTCGACTTTACCATGCATGCGTGTGCGCGCACATGCGTGCAGGGCACCGTCATCCGCGTATGGAACACGACGTCGGGCGACAAGCGTGCCGAACTGAGGCGCGGCAAGGACACGGCATCGATCAACAACCTTGTGTTTTCGCTGGACTCGCGCTGGCTGGCCGTGTCGTCGGATCGGGGCACCGTGCACATCTTTGACCTCGACACGCCGCCGCCTGATGCCCCCAGCGGCCTTCTGCAGTACATTGGTTCGACGGGCGTGCTCGGCGCGGGTGTGTCCGAGTACAGCACGGGGTGGTTTAGCAAGGCCAAGATCCATCTGCCCGACAGCGCGCCCGCGTGCGTGTGCGCATTTGGCCGCACACCCGGCCGAGTGTTTGTGGTCGACGCCGAAGGCATCTATGGCGTCTACGACTTTGACGTGGACAAGGGCGGCGAGGCGCGCGTCGTCGACCGGTTTCTTTTCGGGAATGAGGATCGTGAGCAGGCCTGACCCTGTGCACTTTTGCAAAAAAAAAGATGGTGGGCTACACCGGCGCGGTATCGCCCCTCTCCCTCAATAAGCAGCCCGGTTCAACACTGGTCTAAAAAAAAATGGGGAAACCCACACGCAGCGCCCAAAGGCCTGGGTTCTTTTCAGATACCTTCTTTTTTGTTTGTTGTCACCTATTTTTTTCTACGCGCGGCAAAGATTCAAAAGGCATTGGACGGGGATCTGCATAGTGTGGACGTGATCATCCGACGGTATCGTCGTCCTCTGTAGTCGGCGCCCAAGAGAGCGCAGGCGGCCACCCTTTATAGAGTTGGCGCACCAAAAGTGGCTCCTGGTGCGCCCCTTTTGTGTGTGACAAAAAAACCACGGTTGCTTCAGAGGGCGGGAGGAAGCGCGACCACGAGAGAGTCCCCTTTCCAACGACCGCAGCGCGTCGTGCCGTCGGGCAGGGTCAGTGTCCCCTGGCCTTGACGAAAACCTTTATAAAAGTGGCCCCTGTAGTGGCCACCGTCGGCGTACCGCTCGACGCCCATGCCGTGGTGGAGGCCGTTTCTGAAAGGACCCTCGTATGACCAGCCAGGCGCGAACTCGACTTTCCACATGCCATGCCGCTCTCCGTTTCGATAACAACCGCGTCCGACCTCCCGGCCCTTGGTGTACTGGATGCAAAAGCCATGCGGCACGCCATCCTTCCAGCGGCCCTGCAACAATCTGGGCAGGCCGTCGTGCAGTTGGTACGTGCCGTATCCGTACCCGCATGGCGTGCCATAGGACCACTCGCCGGCATAGCGCGTCTCTAGCGCGTACGGGATGTAGCCCCAGCCGACGGTGAATGGTGCGGTGAGATCCACACATATTGCGTGGGCACGGCAGAGCCAGCGCCAGCCGCGCCGCGGGTGCGGCACGCAATCGAGGGCCTCCCATGCGAGTTCCCAGGGGTCCAAGGAACATAGACGGCGCCAGAGGGCGTCGTCACGCCCAAGTGTCGCCAGGCGCCAACAGGTCTGCGCAAGGTACCCGACAGCATGCGCTCCGCCATGCTCCATGATGACCAACAGCGTCTCGTCAGGCAGGTCCATCAAGCATCTTGGGCAAGAGCCCGCGGCGCCGTCATCACCCCGATGGTGTTTGAGTTTTCCTGCTGTCGGCCGCGGCACGCCAGGCACGGATGCCAATACGTCGCGAGGGCCTCGCCGGCGCCCTCTGGATTTTCCACTATTTGACGCGCCTGGTCGTCCGTGCCGTCGCCGTGCCATTTTTTTGAGTTGCCCTTTTTTCTTTCTCCGTTCAAGGCCCCCTTTCTCTCTCTCCCTCTCTTTGCATGAGCACAAAGAACAATGCAAGGACAAAAACAAGAGGTCAGGCGAGAAGCGCCGACAAAAGCCATCGTCCCCAATACAATTAAAAAAAAGAGGAATCCGCGGCATTGTGTGATCCAATGCCATTGGTTGCGTCCTCGGCCATTGGGGATTGGGCAGCCCTTTTCAATGCGCGCCCGTGTGGGCAGGAATCAAAGGAAAAAGAGGAGCAACGGGATTGCAAAAACTCGAAACTCGGCAAAGATGGGTTCTCTTTTGCTCTTTTGGGTTGCGCCAGAGACTCGGCTCCGGTAGGCGGGTGGTGCGGTGGGCTGGGACTGCGGTCGCCCGTCGGCTTTCCGTCGACCGGCGGGCTAAAATTGGGGGTCGCCTCAAGGCAAAAGGCACGTGCCTAGTGATCACTCACCTCCCGCCTCCTTAACAAATCTCTGTGATCAGTGACGATGACAATGCGCAAGTCCTATGGCGCCCCGCTCGTCGGCCTGGCCCTGTTGGCGCTCTTGTGTTGCACCGCGACCGTCGTCGTTGATGGGCACCGTTATTCTGTCCTTTTGGGCGCCTCGCAAACGTGGTCCCTGCCGGCCGACGCCACCAACGTGGTCGTGAGTCTGTGGGGCGGCGGTGGCGGTGCTGCGTCGACGGTGCAGTGCGGCGCAAGCGGCGGCAGCGGCTCTGCGATCATTGCGCGCGCACTGGGTGACGCCAGTTGGGACCTTGCCGCCAGCGACGCCGTGTGGACCGTGGATGTCGGCCAGGGAGGCGCGGCGCTCGGCAGCATCCTTGACTTGGTGGCAGGCAACGGCGGTCAGACGTCGGTCGTCGTCAAGGCGCCCAACGGCACCGCACTGTTTAGCGCGACGGCTTATGGTGGTGGCGGCGGGCGTCTCCTGATGTCGGGAGGACGTCGCGGTTGCCAAGGCGGTGCCGGTGGCGGCGCCGCGTCGTCGGCCTCGGGTGTCGTGCGCGGTGGCGGTACTCCGTCGGGCGCTGCCAACGACAACCCCCTGGCGGCATCTGCACAGGGCGCCATGATCGGCGACATCAAGGCCGGCGGCGCCGGTGCCGGCTTTTCCTTTGTGAATGGCGACGTCACCAAGCCGTTTGCGCGCGGTGCGTCGTGGACCTCGCCCGGTCGGCAGTGGGAGGGCGGCACCGCCACCTACTCGCCGCCCTGTTATACATGGGGTGGCGCTGCCGGCTTCAACGGCAACGGAGGCAACGGATACGTAGCCTCGTACCAGGTGCCCGCGGCCAACAGCGGATCGGGCGGAGGCACGGCCTATGTGTGCCCGCCCGACCGATACAACGCCGATTCGCCGGGCGCCGCCGGCGGCGTGCTCGTCGACTATACGCATCCGTTCTCGCCCACGGTCATCCTCAAGTCCTCTGTGTCCAACAAGTACCTGACGGCCCACAGTTATGGCGGCGTGTCGGCCAACGCCGCTGTAGCCCAGGGCTGGGAGCGCTGGGTGGGTGTTCGCCTCGACGACGGTAGGTACGCCTTCCGCTCGTGGCAAAACAAGTACCTCAAGGTCAACCCGACGGGCAGCGTCGAGGCCACGGCCGCCGCCGCCAGCGACTGGGAAAAGTTTACCGTCGTCTACTTTAGCCCCACCACCTGGTCGCTCAAGTCCTACCACGGCACCTTCCTGGTGGCCGCCGCCGACGGGTTTGTCAATGCCGTCGCCAACCCTGGCCACTATTGGACCGTCACCGAGGTCTAGAACATCTCTTTCTCTCTACATGTTGTCTCGTCTTTTTGTTCCCTTCTTTTTTATCTACTTGTTTTCATCGGCCCGATGGGTCCTCCACGCCGCACCAACATATAAAAATATCCCTAAAACCCATCAGCGATCCGTTTTTCTTTTTCAGACGCACTGCTCTCGGCAGCGCAGACCAAAGGGTGTTGCCTTGCACAAAAACACAGTCACCCGGTCGCCGCGCAAGTTTTGAGGCGTACAGATTCACAGGTTTCCCTTTTTTTGCAAGGGAAAAAAGAGCCGCCCGACGGAGAAACAAAAAAGAGCGACCTAAAAGGCTCGGGCGTCGCAAAGGTCGTGGCAGAGGGCGAGCGCGCGGTCGGCCTCGTGCGTCCTGCCGGCAGACCGACACAGGGCCTCTGCGCGCCAGAGGTGGGCGGCCATATGGCGCGCGCCTTGCACAGTGTAGGGGTCCACGCCGGCGGCGATGGCGTGTCTGACCGTGTCGTCGCGCAAGGCCGTCTTTGCGCAAAAGTCGACCAGGCCAACGGCGTCGGCGCGATCGGGCAGCCCAACGATACTGTCCAGCGCATTGTGGTCGACGGTGACCATAGAGGGCACCAGAGGCGCGGGCAAAGGAGCGCCGATGGCGAGTTGGCGCCGTGCGCGACCCAGGCACGCGCCATCATGGCTATCGAGGTGACACCCCACAGTGGCAGCACACACGATGCGCGCTCGTGTGCCGCGCCCGCCAACAGACGCCCGCCGCCTCGTGCCTCGATCGCTCTGGCGTCAAAGCCCAAGAGGGTCGTGAGGGCCACGACGCGGCACAGGGTTCCAACCGTCGTAGACACGTGCAGGTGCTTGGGCCACCATGCGTGTTTTGCCGCTGTCGCGTGTTCCTTTCCGCAGAGCGTGCCTCTGGCCTCATTATGAGGACGCCCTTGGGCATCAAGATATTCAGTGCGGTCGGACGACGGGCGATAGTCATAGACGGCCGTCAAGGTCAGGTAGGCTAGGGTGTTGTCCGAGGTGCGGCCGAGCACGGCGGCGCTCGCCGAACCAATCTCTCGGCGACAAATCGCGTGCCCTGCCGCGACCTTTGCACCTGCGCGCATTTTTGTTGTCCTCGTGCCGTCTGTAGGGCGTATGATCTCGCTCTGTGTCTTTTTTTCCCTTGGTCAACAAAAAAAGAGGGCGTCTATGGTGCGCATGCATTTGTCTCGGGAGAGGTTGCCGCCGTTTCTTTTTTTTTTGTGTGGACGCGAAGCCAGTCCGCAGCCGCGGCGCCCTTTTTGCGCACATAGAAAAAAAGAGGGCCCGTCGAAAAGATTCTTTGTGTTTTTTTGAGGGATCAAAAAAAGGGGCGTGTTCTTTTGTGTGCACGCAATCTCATGGGCGGGCGACATGGTCTGTGCACTCGTGCGCGCCCATGACTGCCTTTCGGTCATCATGAGAGGGCAAAGAGAGGCACGTCGTCGCCATCGGACCGACGCAAAAAGGAACCTGCGATTTGGTTGCCTGATCGCACTTGATCGCCGCCGTCGGGCTTGCCATTTCTTTTTTACGCAGCAATAAAAAAAAAGAAAACCGATCGGGAAAAGACAAAAAGACGCCAACGGCACTTTGGGATGGACAGCCTTCCGTCCGAGATCCTCTGGTTCCTCCTCAACGGGGCGCTGTCGACGCCTCGGATCGCAACACGTGGCTGGGTTCCGCCTGGTCGGCGCGATCGAGTGCGGCCCTTTCTTGATCCACGCTGGCGGTTTGCCGCGCGCGCCGTGTGCCGCCTCTGGCAAGAGGTCATTGAGACGCCAACGCCATCCGAAATCGCCAGGCTGCATCGTCATCGATCAAAGCGCCACGGTGCTGATGGCGAGGACGGCCATTCATGGCACTGTCCCAAGTGGACCACGGGTCGGCTCGTGTGTGCCTCAGTCGTTGCCCAGTGGATCGCCACAGACACGGGACCATGGTCTCATGGCGATGCCGACACCGTGTGGGCCTGGTGCACCGCACACGCTCGTGCGTCGCGCAAACATGTCATGGCGGCGCTGGTTGCATCGGACGCGTCCTGGGCCGTCGACGCCGCCATGACGACTGGCTGGATATGCGCCTCCTTTGCCGATGATCATGGCGATGACGCCAACGTCAATGGTGATGACCGTGCCCTCCACAGTGCACTTGATTGCGTCGATCAGAGAGGTGACTGGTGGGACGACCAACGCGGCGATGTGCAGGGCCTCCGAGATGCATTGTGGGATATCGCCGCGCGCCACGCCTCGTATCGCACACTGCTGGCCCTTGCCGCGCGCGAACCTGCGTCGCACCGTGCACACGCCCTCGGCCGAGCACTTGACCGTGCTTGTCGTGCTGGCCGCGCCGACACTGTGCGCGCGCTGCTCGACAATGGCGTGCGTCCCGAATCGGCGGCGTGGACGCACGCGGCCCGTGCCCCTAACCCGGATTGTTTTGTAGTGTTGTTGGATCATGCGCCTGATGGCCCCCCACCCATGACCACCACCGATGCAGGGGACGATGTTCAATCGGTCAATGGCGACTGGCTCCATGACCCATCGCCGCCGGACGCTGGCGCATTCTCGACGTATGCAAGGCGCGCGGCATAGCCTTTGATTCAATGACCGCGTTTTTGGGGGCCGCACGAGCGCGACAGACAAAAGTGCTCGCATGGTTATGGGCGCACGCCTTGACGAGGCCGCTGGCAATCGATCTCGCTGTGGTGGCCATCCATGCCGTCGGACCCCACAACAGGCCCCGCACGCGCAGTGCAGACTCTCTGGCGTGGCTGTGCGAGGTGGCCAACTATGTGCCCTCGGAACTTGACTTGGCGGCATTGATTGCGAGAGCGTGCGCCAACCGCTGCGTCGAGTGCGCGCTCTACTTGGCCGAACGGTGGCCGCACGAGGCCCTTTCTCTCGATGCGGCCACATTAGGGTCTTTTTTCCGTGCATGCGTCTGTGGCGGCCTTTCTACGCTCGGCCGATTCTTGGCAGTGGTCGACCGCCATGGGACAACGCTCGGCGCCGACGCCGCCCATCGTATCGATCTTTGGGGCGCACTAGCGATGGCGCGCATAGACACTAGTCGGCGGTGGACCCATATGCCCTTTGTGGTCGCATGTATGCGCGCGGCCCACGATATTGCTCACGGACGGCCCCCGCGCGCTGCCGACATTGCCCAAATCGACAGCCTCGCTCTTTCCACGACCACCCCGTTGCCGTGCGCATGCATGCACACAAAACCAACAGAGGCCGCCGCAGGGACGACATCACACGGTCTAATGAGAAACACCCATGACGATGCGATACTGTGCACAGACACAGCGGTCCTCACGGCGCTGGCCCCGTTGGCGACGTGGTGTCGGCCACGTCCCGTGTCGCCCGACGACCTTGTTCCAGGATGGCGACGCACTTCAACGGTGCCCGCAGGCACACTCGACCGCATTACCCACGGTGGTCTATGCAGACGTGCCGTCGACTGGCTCGCCTCGGTGGGATTGCTCGTGCCACATCTGCCGCCGCCACCACAAACAAGGGCCATATTCCCACCACCAGTCCAAATTGTCTCCTCATAAGGGATGCGCGGCCAGAAAGCAAGCAGTCATGCCATCGCCCATGTGTCTATGCATTTTTTAGTTTCTTTTTTTTTTGCGCAAACAGACAACAAAAGAGCAACGATGTCGCCGCCGTTATTGCAACAAAAAAAAGATGTGGGAAAGGCGAGTGCGGCCAAGCCAGTCAATGGCGGCAAAAAAAGATGAGTGTAAGAGTAAAAAAAGAAAAGAAAAAAGAAATCACCAAGCGATTTCGAGGGTCCACGCAGAAGAGGATGGGACCGCGTCGGCGGCGTTGGCGCCAAAGGTTTGCGCGCAGGTCTCGAATTCGGCCATGAGCCACTCGATGGCGGCGACAAATTCGCCCGACGTACCGGCGCCTTGGGGCGTCGACGAGGCCTCGTGGAGGACGGCCAGCACCTTGGGTCCGCCGTGCGAGTCGACGCATCGCTGGCGATAGTAGGCGGTGATCGGGTGAAGCGCCACATCCGATGCCGGCACCTTGGGATCTTTGCCGTTGTCGCTGAGCGCATGGATCATTGCGGCAACACGCGATTGCTCGCCGTCGGCGGGTGGCATGGGCCTTTGCTGGTGGGCATAAACCGGCGGCTCCAGAGGCTCGCACAGGAGGACGACGACGTGCGCCTGTTGAACCGGACCCGATGCGGCGCGCTCGTCGACGCCCAACAGATGGCCTTGGAAGCGCACAAAGGGCAGGCCGGTCGTGCGCACCGTGACGTCGTCCCTGTTGCCCAGCGGGAGCATGTCACATACGACCATCCAATTGGCATAGAGACCGCGATCCGGATCGATGTAGCGCTCGCCGCTGACGATACTACGGTCGCGCATGGCCAGGCGCCACGAACGCGTGCCCGTCAACATCCCGTTGAGCGCCGCCTGGCATGTCCACCCATTGAGGCGACTGTGGCCATAGGCGCGCGCGGCCGTGTCGCCGGCGTTGATGCCGTGTTGGCGCACAATTTGGTCGGCTACGGCGTTCATGCGCATGATGAGGTCGCCATCGGTGCCACGGGTGGGATCGAGCAAAAGCGTCGGACAGTCGCGCGGTCTTTTGCCCCAGCGTGCCGCAAACACCCACGGCGCAATGTACCCATTGTCGACGAGCCAGGCTCGGTCATCATCGCGCTTTGTGCCGACGAATCCAAAGTCGTCATCACCATCATCATCGTCGTGGTTGTCGTCGCCATCGCTGTTGTCGTCGCCATCTTGCAGAGCGGTATCGGGATCGGGGTCAGGACCATAGGCGCTTGCCGGCTGACCGGCCAACTTGATGTGGGGGCCATATTCGAGACCGCTGGCGACAAGCGTACCCGACCACCAAAAGAGATGCACGACGACGCCATCATTGCGCGTGCAGGCGAGCCGCTGTGGATAGAGTGCCGAGTGCGCATCCGACCACAAAAACCGCTTGCCGCCAGTGTCCCAGCCGTGGGCGTGGAGGACATCGGCGACCCGGTCAAAGGGCGCAAAGACGCCATGCAGAAAGGCCGAGAGTGATGTCTGTCCCGACTGGAAAAAGGAAAACAAGAGAGCCCTCACGCCGCGCGACGTGTTTTGGCATCGGAGATCGCAGCGGGCGTCGATGCTGGCACCAGTCGGCGCGTGGACGGCACGCTCGATGAAAAGTATGCCGCCCGTGCAGTCAACGTCTCTCTCCATGGTGACGACAAAGCGCCAGTCGCCATAGGCACAGTCGGCCTCGATCAAGGGTGGCGTATGTGTGCAGCAGCCAATGAGATGCGCATTCTCGGGGTGGGTCGTGATCGCATAGATGTCGATCCCCATGCACGCCAACGGCCCCAAGAAATGAGACGCCGTCGAGGCGGCACTGTTGGGGTGGTCGGGTTGCCTCGCGCCGTCATTGCTGAGCAGCATGTTGGTGGTTTCGTCGTCTTTATCGTCTATGTCTCGATCACCGTCGTCGTTTTCATTGTCGTCGCTGTCTTTGCCGTGGGCAATGGACAAGGCATTGGGCTTTTCATCGGTGCGATCGCGCGATAGCCACGCGACAAAAGCATCGATAACGTGTGTCCAAGCCGACACGGGGTGCGCCGTGGCGCTCTCGCAGCGGCGCAACAGGGCGGCGTCCGCGGCGGCCTCCTCGATACGACGGCCCTCGGCCGTTTGTTTTTTGGGGATGGCGGCAATGCGACGCGCAATCTCTTCGGACAAGAGTGCGGCCGCGGCCGCGACGCGCGGCATCGCAACGGCAGGCGATTTGGTTTTGCCGTCGCCCTTGTCGCAGACGGCTTCTGATGCGATCGGTTCAAGCATGTAGGCGGGACACGGTTGGGTAAAGAGAATGGCACCAAGGGGAAAAAAAAGGTCGACAGGCCGCTTTTTGGCCCTTCTTTTTTTTATTGCGCCTATCCCGTGACGACGAGAAAAAATCCAGACCCCCGACTGAACCACCAGGTTGGCGGGCATCGAGTCGTCCAGTCGCACCGCCCGCCCATCGCGCCCCGATCGACAGGCACATTGTTGTTCAAGAAAAAAAACACCGAATAAACACCGAATAGCCAACCGTGCACTAGTTTTCCAAAAAAAAAAGAGGCGCCCGCCACAGGCGCACAGACCGGCCGACTAGGCAAAAAAAAAAGAGAACCACACACAACCAACATTGCCAAAGACGACAAACCCCAAACAAACAACCAACAGCAGTTCCCCAAAGTCATACCAGCCAACCGCCAACAACGATGGACCGACCTGAAGACCGACCGATCGAGGTGGCCGGCACCTTTCTGCGTGCCATGGCCGGCGCCCGCCTGAATCGACACACGATCGACACGGGTCATGCCGCCGCCACAGAGGCCGACAAAATCTTGGGGTCCTTTCCACCATTGGACGAGTGTGTCGACGACTGGGCGTACCAACTGCATGCTCTTGCGGCCAAGCACATCATGCCGCCTACGACCGCAGACGACAGCGAGTCAGAGCCACCAAAAGGGACCACGGCAGTACCGGCTCAGTCTATGCGGCAAGAGCGCCGTCTCTGCGAAAGGGTCGAGATTGCCGCGTGCATCAATGCCATCTCTGCCATTGGAGCCACAGTGCATGCCGTCTCTGAGGGTCCAGACGACGCTCCCGTCGTACGCCTGCACTGTAGCGACGGTGCCCACACCTTTGTCTTGGCCATCGAGATTGTCCTGGCACGGCGATTGCCATCGGACCGACTGGGCGCTCACGTTGCCGAGCCTCTGGTGTTTCTCGGCACGCGACGCCTCTTGCGCATCGCCGGACCGCTGTGCGTGCCCGTGGGCAAATGGAAGATGGGCGGCGGTTGGAGGTCGACCATGTCGACCAACGATGCCGCTTTGCGACTCTTGACCGATCTTGTGCACGGTCACGTTGACGACTGGGCCGCATTTGCCGATGCACGCTACGCGCAACTCGCGGCTCTGCCCAATGCACTTGTCCGACATGGTTACACCGTCGTGCCCGACGACCAAAGTGCGCACCGGCGCTGGGCCTGGACCGACCACGAAAAGCCCGCCGAACTCGGCGGAATGGCCCTGGGCATCGTCTGCCCAGATGGTCTCCAACTGTGGGTGGTGTGGAAGAGCGGGACCCTGCTGATCACCAACCAAGGGTACTTTTCTATATCTTGTACCGCACTACCGGTGTTTTTCGATCAGACGCCGTCGACGCCCATCGCCATGGACGATGACGACAGCGACGACAATCTGGATGTTGACGGTGCGTCACATGCCACCCAAGACTGGTGGGCCGAGCAGGATGGCGCCGACACAGACATCTCATTGGTCCATGAGCGTACGTGGATGATCCGCCGTGGCTACATTTCAGGCAATGTCGTCCACGCGCGTGCCCAAGACCTTTATGACAAAGGCGAGCGGCCACCTCTCATTCTCGGTCGCCTCGGCGACATGGCTGACGAGATGGCGCTGCGCGTCGGTGCCTATGTCAATTATGTACGGGGCGCGTACGGACCGGTGGACGAGACCACCGGTGCACATCTCAACGGGCCGTGGTGTCGTCGACACCTGGCAGACACATTGGCCGCGATGGGCAGCCAGGGGCGTCTGTCGCACTATGAAGGACCAATCGATCCGGCCGGCCCGGTGGTCACCAACTCGATCATCGAGTACGAGTTGGACCACGTCTTTGGCCGCGTATCGGGGATCACCACCCACGATATCCCCCATGTGGTCGCGCACGCGCATCTCGTCGGGGAATCATCTGGCATGGCGAGCGCCTACTTTTCCGTGATCATCCGGCATTGCCGATACCACGACACTTTTGATAGCGATGATGACGACGACAATAGAGAAGACCATGGACGACGGGACAGAAACAAGGAGCGTAGTGACACCGTCAGTAAATCGACAACATCCACCAAGCCGCGGCGGTCGTCGTACAGGTCTCTGGTGGCCGCCCTCAAGGAGATTGCGACAGGACCCGCGCAAGAGGATGACAACAACATTGATCACGCCGTCATCGTCCACACTTTGGCGGAGCGCAATGCGCGTGCCTCGCGCTTTTCGACTCGAACCGCTGCCGTCCTCTACGAGCGCCACCTTTCGGGCGACGGCGTCGGCCTCGTGCGTGCTCATGCGTGGATGACCGACCAGTTTGTGACTGCCATTCGACTGTTTGAAGAGGCATCGGCCGCTTTTGTTTGTCCCCTGCCGTGAGCGGCTCTCTTTTTTTCTTTCATAAAATACATCTTCTCACCGCAATACTCGTAGAGCAGGGGGCGGCGGATTGAGGGTCGCCCGACAACCATAAAACCTAGGCGGTCGCGGGGCCTTGTGCCTTTTTTTCTGTTTGAGATGTTGGCCGCCGCGGCGGCGCGACCATGGTGGCACCGACACAAAAGTGCTCTGGATGATGCGGCACGATTTGCAGCGCATGGGGCACAGATGCGCCGACACAGGCAACAACGCAAAAAAAAAGAAGATCCAAAACAATGCGACAAAGGACCGCTTTATGTTCTCAAACCTCACAATCAAAAAGCAAGATCAGATCGCCAGCCGCTCGAGAAAAAATTGTCTGTCGATTTGTTGTGCTCTCGCGCACAGCGTCTCTGGTTTTCACGAGCACCGGCGCGGCGCAACTCTGGTGCCTGCCGGCGCAAGGAACCTCCACGAGCAACATGGCGACAAAAAGGGATGCCTGCCGCGACAAGAGGGCGGCGAAATGTCACGCTTTTTCCCCATTGGTCTGCGCGACCGTCTTTTTTTTTGGTGTCGCCGCCGGCTGTGCTCGGCATTCTTTTTGCGCTCGCTCGTGTTTTGTTTTGTGGGCTTTTTATTTTGCGCTGAGATTTTGTTGTTGTTTTCTGGTTTGTATTTTTTTCTGATTGGCGCTGGCCGTCGGCGCGTCGAGATGCGGCAAGAGACCAAGGTGCGTCTCGGTGGCAGTGGCAACAACAATGACAATGACGGCAACACCCATGGAGTTGGAGGATACGCCATGCGAGCGTGCGACCTCGCTGGTCGACATGCCGGTCGAGATTTTGCTGGCCATCGCCCGACACTTGGCCGCCACGTCGGTTCGCGATATGGTTGTATGGTCGCAGGTCGTCGGCCTGGACCTTCCCACGCAACTTTTGGGCACCGCAATGGAGGACGCTCTTTTGCGTCTTGTTGCGCGCACACCGCCGACTGCCAAAGCCGTCGACCTTGCCCACCGCAAGGCTGTGGCGTCGGGCGCACCCCTCTGCGTGGTCCAGCACATTGCGCGCTACGACCGGTCCAACGACCTACTGCACGCCGCCGTGATTGGAGGTCGCGTGGATGTGCTCCAGTGGGCGTGGTCGCACGCCTGCCCAGACCGCAGTGTTTGGTACGACGGCTCGTGGTCCGACTTTAGGCGCGCCCTAAAGGACGCCATGTGCCATGATCGTCGCGAGGTCCTGATCTGGCTGCTGGAGCGCCGGTCGCAGGACTGGTACAACATGTGCGAACATTATGACGACGTCATGACCTTTGCGCTCGACAAGGGCTACGCCGATGTGGCAGACACTGTGCACCGCGCGGCGCATGAGGAAACCAAAATGCGTCCCTTTTGGAAGCGTTGCTTTTGTGGTCACGCCATCCTCGACGATGCCGTGCGCCGGGGGCGTGTCGGCGTGTTGGTTATGCTGGAACAAATCGGCTGCCACCTCACGAGCACCATCAGCGACCGGCACCTGGCCAAGACTGTGCGCCGGGGCCACATGGATGCTGCCCGGTGGATCGCTGCACGCCTCGACACACCGACAATCTCTGAGAGGGACATGGGCAAGGCCGCCGTGCGGGGCCATGTTTCCATCGTAGCATTTGTCCATGACACCGGCATGGGCACGTGCACTCCAACGGTCGTGGAGCGCGCCGTAATTGGCGGCCACACCAACGTGTTGGACTGGGCGATTGGCAGGGGCCAGGCGCCGCCCGCACGGCCCATCGTGCCCTGGTACGGCCCGCACTTGGCCTATACCGCGGCCGAGTTTGGCCGACAGGACGTGCTCGCATGGATGGCCCGCCAGCCCGACATTGCGCCGACCCCGACGGTGGGCGTCGCTCGTCGCGCCGTCGCCAGGGGCCACTGGTCCTGTGCGGTGGCCCTTCACGATTGTGGCGTGATCCCCCTGGACACGTGGGACGCTCTTGGCACGGTGTTGCGACACGCCACCGGCACCAATGTCCTCGACATCCACTCGATTATCAAGACCCTCGCCGAAAAAGGTGCTCGGTGCACGCCCGACGTCATGCTTGCCGCCCTGTGCCACAAGACGTGCTTTGTTCTTCCCTATCTGTGTGAGCGCTTCGGCACCAGCGACCTTCAGGCGGCTGTCGACGCCGCGTCGGGCCTTGACTTTGGCCACGAATCGTTGGCGTGGGTGGCAGCCAACGTGCGCAGCGTGTGCGTGGCCCAACTTGCCCATCAACAGAGAGGAATGCTCAACGTGACTGCACACACATGTTGCCAGTGCGCCCGCTGCACGCCCTGACATTGCGCTCCCTATCCCAATTTTTTTCTTCCTTTTTTTGCCCCATCGAAAAAAAATGCAAGTTTTTCTACGTATGTATTTTTTGGGTTTTTATGAGGAAAAAAAAGATTTACCTCAAAAGGCGGTCGTCAGGGCGTCGCTGCCGCCAGAGGACCGGTCGCCGAGCAGCGACGCGACCGCGTGGTTGACCTCACACGATAAACCTGCCAACGCAAGTCTTTTTCCCTCCCATGTGCGTTTTTGATTTTTTTTTGATGGCCGCTGTGTTGTTGTATACAGATTGATATGAATTGAAAACACGGTCACGTAAAAACAGCACGCCGCCGCGCATGCCACTTTCTTTTTGTTGGGACCCCATTGTGCTTGTTGCTGTTGGCGCGAGATCGCCCCGTGAGCGCGCCGGCGGACAAAAAAAGGATGGTGGCCCCATCACGCGCTTTGCTCCCGACTATGGTCGCTGTCCATTCGAAAAGAAAAAAAAAGAACAGAAAAGAAGCCACCAAGTGGTAAAAAAATTTGCTTGCGGCCTCTGGGCAGACCTGCGTGCGGCCCATGATGCGATTAAATAAAATCGTCGGCGGGGGAAAAAAGTCATTGGACGCCGAAAACAGTGATCGAAAAGGGGACAGCGCTGGTCTCGTTGTTGACTCAAAAAAACAAAGCAAGACAAGGTACACGCACACTGCCGCACGTCCACCGACATGGCCTGCGTAGACGACCTGCCGGACGAACTGCTGGTTCTGGTATTTTCGTTCCTGCCCTGTACTGTAGCCGGTTTGGCTCCGCGCGTCGTCGACCGCAGGTGGCGCCGCGTCCTCACCGATCCCCGCTCGACCAAAAAAACGCCCTGTGTATCGGGCGTCGACCTTGGCAACACGACGACGTGGTGCAGGGCGGCCGCCGCCGCAGGACACCTTTTGTGCCTGCGACACGCGCACGACTCTGGTCACGTGTGGGGCAGAGCCACGTGTGTCGCTGCAGCCGCCGGTGGACACCTCGACTGTCTCAAGTATGCACTCGAAAAGAGGTGCAACTGGGACCGCAAGGTGTGCTACGCGGCCGCCAGAAACGGGCATCTCGACTGCCTCGATTACGCTCTCGACAAAGCACACGTGTGTTTGACAAGCGACACGAGCCTGTGCGCCGAGGCAGCCGCCGGCGGACACGTCGACATGATCAAGTACCTAAGAGCGCGCGGTTATGAATGGGACGCCCGCACCTTTGCCGCCGCGGTCGCCCAGGACCACCTGGATATGTTGGCCTTTGTGTGGTCCCAAGACTGTCCAAGACGGCGCGAAGGAAAGGCCATTGCCGCGTCGCGAGGCAACCTCGACTGCCTGATGTTCCTCCACGAAAAGGAGGGACACTGCGCCGATGATTGGGTTGTCATGTCGTGCGCCTCTGCCGCAGGCAGATCGATTGCTTGGCTTTTCTGCGTCAAAACGGTTATCCGTGGGAGCCGTCGGCCGTCGCTGGTTCATACGATCAGGGTCCTCGACGCATCCTCGGGATCGCGGCAAAATGTCCACCGCTGCCGCCACAGCGCAGGGGACGAGCCTACGATGCGGCCGCCTTTGATGCGCGGGTCACCGAGATGGTGCGCGAGGACGCGGCCAGGAGACTTCACTCTTTGCGCGACGTGGTTATCGCATGTTGCGACGCCGCTGCTCTTGGACGTACGTCTTTTTTGCAACTCGTGGCCTCTCTCTACCCGAGAAATCGTGGTCGAGGCGTGTGCGAGGCGGCTGCCCTGGGTGGCCATATCGAGACACTGCGCTACGCCCACGGTGAGGGGTGGCCGCTCGCGCCGTCTGAAAAACTTGTGGCTGAAGTGGCCGGGCGAGGCCACCTCAACGTCATCCGCTACTTTGACGAGCACGGCTGGATCGGCGACAGCAAGGCCTGCCAAGCGGCGGCTGCTGGCGGCCACGCCGAGGTGCTCGCGTACCTGCGCCGTAGTGTGTTTTCGGACGGATGGCATCCCCGGTACTGGTGGGACCAAGTTGCGTGCCTTGGAGCGGCCGCCTCGGGTGGGCGCCTGGACGTGTTGCGCTACGCCCACGAGTGCGAGCAATGCCCATGGTTTGTTGATCTCTCTCGGCGTGCCGCGGCCGGCGGACACATTCGCTGCCTGCGCTACCTGTGCGAGACCGGATGTCCGTATGACGCAGAGACCTATGCCAGTGCCGTGAGATACCAGCGCCGGGCGTGTCTCGACTATCTGGACCACATGGACTGCCCCAAGTCTGCACATTAGTCATTTTTTTTCTGCCTTTTTTTCCCCTGTATCTTGGCTTGGACCTGGTGGACGGCCGCTTGCCCATTCTTGGGCAACAAAAAACCAGCGAAAAAAAACACAAAAAGCACGAAATTCTTTGCAGTATGGCTGACTATGTGCTTTTGGCGTGGTTTGTACGCACTCGCCTGTCGAGCGAGCGACGCCAGCCGAAAGAGGGCTCGCCCTGGTGATCATCTCTGCCTTTTCTTTTCTCGATACATCCAAAACACGGACTCTCTCTCTCTCATTTTCCATATATGGCGCAACGCAGTCGCCCCTCGGGAGGCGAGCGCTAGATCGCGTCCTCGAAAAACAAAGGACAAAGAGGTGAACGGCATGCCGCTTCATGCAATAGCAGTGTAGCGCCGACGCAGGTAGGCGGCTCGGACCCTTTGCCGTTGTTCATTTTCAAGTGTCTACAAGAATATGTCGGACCGAAGCAAGGCATGGCCTATTGGTTCTTTCTGGGTTGACCACAGTGTCCCCCCCCTCCCCCATACCAAGCACGGGCCAATTCTTGAGCACAGACATTGACGAATCGGTGATTCTGGTTGGCGCAGAGTCTATTTTTTTCTATTTGCTGTCCGTGCTCCATTTGGGTCTCGGGGCTCATTTGGACATGGACGTACGCTGGATTTTTTTGAAAGAGACACACAACGAGACCACCGCCACACACACACACACACACACACACACACACGACAAACACCCACTCGCCTTTGTTGGCCTGGAACAAAACCAATGGAGCGAACTGCCTGACGAGATCCTCGGTTTGGTATTCTTCTTTGTGCCCTGCAGCATTTTATCGACCCGCGTGCCACTGGTGTGCAGCCGATGGCGTCGTGTGAGCGGCGACAGCGCCGCCGTCGGACGCGCATCGTGTCTCGACCGCTTGCAGCAGAAAAGGGGTACGTGCTGGATGGCAGCCTCCAAGGGCCACGCCGACTGCCTGGCGCGGGCGCGCGCCCGCGGGCGGCCGTGGCCCCTCGGCGCGTACTGTGAGGCCGCGAGCGGTGGGCATTTGGCCGTGCTCGACTATATGCGTGCCAACGGTTGTCCCCCTGATGTGCGCGCACTGGCCGCGGCACTCGCGGCCCAGCGTGTCGAGGCCGTGTTTTGGCTCTGCGATCGGGGCCATGCGTGGGGTGAGGCGTCGTGCGCCCTCGCAGCACCCTATGCCGACCTGGCCCTCTTGGTTCGTCTGCGCGAGCGCGGATGCCCATGGGGCAAGGGTACGACCAGTGCCCTGGCTGCTCGCGGCCTCTTGGACTGCCTGCGCTATGTTCACGAGGAGGGCTGTCCATGGGACGATGACACGTGCGTTCGAGCGGCCATCGCGGGCCACTTTGATTGCGTGCGTTACGCACGCCAAGGCGGATGCGACTGGTCCGACGGCCACAATCTTGCGGTCAAGGCGGCCGACGCGGGCGACCTCGCCATGTTGATGGCCCTGCACGAGGCGGGCTGCCCGTGGTACGAACCTACCGCCAGCGCTGCCGCAGCCAGTGGGAGCATCGAATGCCTTGTGTATGCCCACACCCATGGCTGCCCCTGGGGCAAGTCAACGACCGCGTCTGCCGCGCGCGGCGGCCATCTCGACTGTCTCGTCTATGCCCATTCGAACGGGTGTCCATGGGACGAGTCAACATGCAGAGGCGCCATACAGCACCGATCGTTTGACTGCTTGTGCTACGCGGTCGTTAAGGGCTGTCCGTGGGCGCCCTGCTCGTCAGAGATCACCGTCATGCTCAAGGCGCGGGTCGGCATGTCTGTCATCAAACACGCCTTTGAGCGCTCTAAACACCAAAATTGGGCCAAGCAGGCTGCCTCCTGTGGGCGTCTTGACGTGCTCAAGTTTGTTGCGAATGGACGCAACCTCGACGCCAACGTCATGGAGAAGGCTGCCGCCAAAGGGAACTTGGACTGCCTCGAGTATGCCTACAGGGCCGCCACTGGTTGGGCCGTCACGACCAACGTCGCCGCCAAGGCCGCCGCCAAGGCCGCCAAGCACGGACACCTCAACTGTCTGATCTTTGCCCATGAGAATGACCTCGGGTGGGATCGCAAGGTCATCATCAAGGCCATGGATCAAGGTCACCGTCACTGCGCCATCTTCGCCCTCGAAAACGGATGTCCTCTCGATCGCCAACATGAATAAAAAAGGAGAGGTGACTCGTCTCTTTTTGTTTCTCCTACACGCGACCCTTTTTCTTTTTGGCCTCGGCTACGCACCCACAACTGCAAACTGGTTTCCGTTGCAAGTGCGCAAGACGGGATCGTGCAAGCAAACATTTTATTTTTCTAAAATATATTTTTTTGGAAACAAAAAAGCGGAATGCACACACACACACACAGAGGGCGGCCTTTGGCATCATGCATTGATCATTTTGCCGGCCACGATGCCGCCGGCGACGGGAACCAGCGTGACCGTCGCCACGGCAAAGGGTCGCCACGATCCTCCCAGCGTATGACGGCGACGTGCTCGCTTTGTAAAGGCCATCTTGACCGTGCGGCATAGTCCCAGGCCAAAAGTGGCAGGGCCGCAAGCGACGTAGGTTATTTGCGCGCTCCCGAGGCTCCACATGACGCACATCGGAGTGGCAATATCAAAGCCGTAGCCAGACGACATCTTCCCGTTGTGTGTTTTTCCTTTTTGGTCGTTGGTTGTTGGCTGTATGTATGTGTGTCTGCTGGCGTGCAGGTTGTGGTTGTGTCTGCGAAAGGATTTCGCGCCATCAAAAAGGGCGCTTGCGCTGTTGCGATTCGACAGTGGGTGGCGGCCAACCAAAAATCATCGTCAATCTATTTGGTGTTTTTGTTTTTAATCGCGCCCTGCCGGCACGGTTGTGAACAACGGTGAGCAATAATGGACAGCGGCCACGATGCCTAGCCATTTTGCAGCCGGTGCTTGTTTGTGCCCAGTTGGCTGATGGTCGACCGAGGGTCCTACAGTCGTCGAACTCTCAAAGGGGGCAAAATAAAGTCATGAAAAGTCAAAGGGACGTCCCAAAAGCGTCCACAGCCCGTTGTTTTACCTGCTTGGGGATGCGCAAAAATGCCGACATCAGACATGTCTCGCCCCCGTATGTCTACATTTTTAAGCAGACAAAACAACGGGCTGTGGACGCTTTTGGGACGTCCCTTTGACTTTTCATGACTTTATTTTGCCCCCTTTGAGAGTTCGACGACTGTAGTTGGCCGATTTAGCGCGATCGAGCCACATGAACAGAGCCAACAAGCAAACCACAACAAGGGCGCAAAAAGCCTAGACAGCGCGTTGACGACGTGCACGGGCCAATTTCCATTTGCCCAATGCCAGTCTCTCTGCAAGTTTGGATGACGGTTTTTTATCCTGCAATTTTGAATTCTGCACAGAGAGCGTATGTCCCCCGTACCGCGACTTTGGCGCAGGACAAGTGCGGGTTCGATTTCCCGCCTGCGTCATCCAAGTCCTGGCCGGTCAATTATTATTGGCCAAACAAAAAATGAGGTGGTCGGCCAAACCTGACCGGCCGGAAAGCCGCGAGCATTGACAGCGACGACAAGAGCGCCGTACAACCGCATCGACCAAAATCGGCGGCGCCTGTGGTCGGCTCAATGCTGTGCCAACAGTGTGTTCTTTTAATTTCTTACTAATAGAAATCCAGAAAAATGCAATTTAAGAATCGGGGTCGGCACAAAAAAACGGAAAGAACGGGTCGTTGGCGCAGCACTGCGGCGAGGCCTTTATTGGGATGGGGAAGAAGGGCGCCGACGGCCAACGCCAGAGTGACGGCCAACGCCACGGGGGACTTGTTGGTGGGGTCCACGTCCAAAAGGCGTGCGATGGCACACAGTGGATCGAGTCGATTGCTTGTACAGGCTTGGGACAGCGCATGGGTGACGACTAGACAGCGCAGGTGCATAGGAATACACGCCAGTTTGTCGGCATCGCCATGATCGACGAGACGATCGGCAAGCGATTGTGCAGCGCAGTTCTCTAGTGTCGATGCCGTCATCCAATCGTATAGACGTTGACGCGCGGGTAAGACCTTTGTCGACAGCATGACAATATCACGCGCACTGAGAAACACCGTGTAAAGGGACGGCCCATCCAAAGGCACATGCCTTTGGATGACATTGACGTCCAGTTGACCGGACAGATCACGGCCAAGGACGGGCATCGTGCCCAATGTCGGCGCAAGCCCACACGCCACGGCATTGCACGCAAGACGCACCAAAGCCTCTGTGGTGCGGCAAAGATCCGACAGGCTGCAGCGTGCGCCGGGGGGCGATAGCGTGTCGGCCAGGCACCAAAGGTTTCTGTAGTTGCGGCCAAAGTCGAACGGGTCGGGAAGAAATATGTGTCCTCCGCGGGTGACATCGGCACTGGCAACGACGCAGTGCCGCATGATTACACGGCGCGCGACCAAAGGGCGGCAGACGAGCACGCCATAGAAGCGCCTCCCGTCGTCGTCGGGCAACACCACCAATGCGCACAGGGGATAGGACGTCGTGGCGGCGGCGCTGCCGCTATCGAAAAGATGGGGCGCCGTCGCCGGCCATGATGGTTTGCAACGAGATACGTCTGCGGGCATCGCCCAAAGATCTGGATCGGTCATGTTGGGTCTTGCCGTGCGCGCAGACTCTGCAGGCTTTTGTCGATCCTGAAAAATGGACTATCTACTTCTTTTGTCCCAGTGCTTTGTGAACGGCGCACTAGACACACCCATTGGACATGTTGATTTGGGCGGCTGTCTTGGTGTCGGTCAACGACCTGCTCATCCAATTTCCTACCAATAAATCTTTATAGCCTCAAATTGGTCTATATTGTAAGCGGGCCACCAAGGTGGGCGCCGACTGGCCAGAAAAAAGAGGCAACAATCCTTTTTCCTTCTCCTTGCCGGCAGAGGGGGGAGAGGTTGCCGTCGGGCGACATCCTCTTTTGTTGGCAGACTGAGTGGGGGACGCGAGGACCGGGAAAAGGATTGAGCGCGACATTTGCATGTGATGCATCCACCAAAGATTGGACGACCTTTTTTGCACGTAGCGTGCAACAATGATTCCCAAACCCAACAGGATGTGCTCGCGCATGGAGGTGGCCCCATGTGTCTGCCATCTTTAGGTGTCTGCTGGGTTCCTGCTTCCCCTCCCCCCCCCCCTCCCTCAAGCCCACAAGGACTACATATGGTGACGTGCTCTCTTTTTTCCCCCTCTCGGTTTTGTCTCATTCATGATATGCAGTCGTCGTTGAAGCAATGGTGGTTTTTTACACCACATAGGGGGCGCTCGCATCTCTGTACACGTGCAATGAGACAGAGCAGTTGATGCTGTTGATTAGGTCGGGTTCGTCCGCCAACCGTCCTTGTCCCACTACCAGCCCGTAGCATAGGCAACCTCGCGGCATGTCACCCAACGGCTACCATAGCGCCCGGCCATGTAGTCCAAGAACTGGCGCCGGGCAGCGTCTCGCGCTGCGGTCCCGTCTGAGCGCGGCCAAAACACCATGTCACAAAGCGAGCGTACGGCCTTGATGTATGGACTGGCGCCCGGCATGTCGGAAACTTGAGTGACCACAATGTCCAAAGGCCGTTGTAATTGCTGTGCTTGTTGCTGCCAACGCCGATGATCGTCTTGATTTTCAACGTCGTCATGGCTGTCAACCAGAGTGGTGCCCAGAATCTGCCAGGGACCGTCGAGCACCGTGCCGGCAAGACCAGGATCAGCCGCGGCCGAATAGGTGAATCGGCGTATCACGATGGGATCGTGCTGTGCGATCATGCTGAACGAGGGCACCGTGCAATCGATCATATCACCGCCGCCTCCGCCGTAGGTAATCGTTGCTGGCAGAGGCGATTTCGTCCAGTCACTGGCGGCGACGGTGACGCCATAGTCGTCTACGTAAACGGTACCACTGTCGCGGGCGTCAAAGTTGGACGTCACGTCGCCCTCGTAAAGCAGACGGCCCTGCTCATCATACAGCCTGCCGTTGCAAGGCCTGTCGTAGGCGAAACGGCCGGCAAAGGCCACCGAGCCGTTATGGCGGCGCACGACGCCAAAGTCGTCGTGGCGGTCACCACTCGCGGGTCCATAGTGAATGAGCGTGCCCGTGTAGGTGCGCGCGACGCCCGAACCCTTACGGAGCCCGCCCTCCCATCGGCCATGGACTACCTCGTGCATGCCCTCGATATTGAGGCCTGGGCCGTGTCGCTGGCCGCTGTCGTGGTGGCCCTCAAAGTAGGAGCAGCCTCGCCATACCGCGGCCCAACCGTGAAGCCTACCGCGGACCCAGTGACCCGAGATTCGATGGACCGTGGGTGCGATGCCGCAGCGACCGACGGCGACGGCCATGCCCCGTCCGTGCGGGTTGCACTCATCGTCGAATTCACCCCTGTAGGTCATCTTGACGTCGCGTGGGTAGCCCCGCCCCCAGTCACCGATTTTGACCTCGCGCATGCATCCAACACGACGCAAGGGCATATCGGGAAAGCGGCCAAAGAGGCCGCCAGGCGTCTGCAGCGACGCGTAGGCCCACCGATGATCGGCGGGCGCGTCGGGTGGCCACCAGCAAAGGCAGCCCGGCGGGCCTTGGTCAAACAGCGCCCACCACTCCCAGGGCGGTGTGCGTTGCCACACATGGGGCGCGCCGGCGTCTGCAGCGGCGATGGCAGAACCATCGTGCGGACGCCATTGACCAAGATCGATGACGTCTGTCGTCGGCTGGGCGTCGCCCGAGTGCATATCATCTGATGACAGCGTGATGCCCAGCCATGGCGATGCACACGAGAGGATATCGCCGCCGCGAAATCCCGCCGCAGCGGCCCGATGACAGGTCTCCTCTCGGCCTCGTGTCGACCGGCACGATCCATAATCGCGCTGGTAGAGGCGCCTCCATAGGCGGTCATCAAGGCACACGTTGCGCGTGCGATGATCGACCCTGGCCAGCGCTGCAATCGCAGCCAGCGGGCTGTGCAAGGCAACGCGGTAGACAAGTTCATCGGGTAGGTCGGCCCACCCGTACCCGCCAGCATCATACGTCGTCATGCGGCCTGCGATCGTTGCTACAAGTCAAGTGCAGGAGCGCGCTTGCTTGCTGTGCTGCGTCCAGGTGACCTTTGTGTGATAGGCCAGGCGCCGCGAGGTATAAAAAAAAGGCAGGCCATACGCTGGGCAACGACTGTGCCTTGACTGGCCGACTGGCTGCAATCGGCCGCAAGCCGTCGACAGAAATAAGCGCGAGTGCGAATGAAATGTGCACAATTTAAGCATGGCGCTATTAGGGGCATGAATGCGACCAAGCCGACCACGAACGCGGATTCCCTATTGTTTGCAATTTGTGCGCAGTGTTTTCTATGCCCATCCGCGCCTGTGGCCCCTTTTTTGTCCGTGACTCGTGGCTGGCTTTGGGCGGTTGGCTTGACCTTTATCTGTAGTCGCGCCGGGCCGGCTAGCCGCTGTATCACCTGGTTTTGCTTGGGAATATAAAGAGTGGCTGCGCGCGACACTCCCAGTCGATTTGGACGAGCGCTACGAGATGACACGGTGGATCGCCCGACAGACCTGCCAACATGTTGAGGCTTTTGAATGTCCTTTCCGTTGCGACGCCATGATTGTTTTGCATTGGCCACAAGTATTATCATTTTTAAACATCTCTTTCCTGACCTATCCATTTGTTTTCCTAAAATGGGATCATCCCCTTTTTTTTCTTTGCACTAAAAGGCAGGTTGGGAAAAGGACAGTCACTGCCAGTCAGGTGCCGCGCAAGAGGTCCTGCTCAAAGGCGCCAACGTCGACGCCGATCTCTTGGCCAATCCACGCGGCCGTCCGCCGGCAGGCTGCCGAGTCGCGCGAAAGAGCCGCCTTCATGCAGGCGCGCGCATCCCACGGCACCTTTTTCTCGTGTGCGGCGATGCGCAGCAGATCGGCGGCACCTAGGCTGGCCAGCGTCAGGCACGACTTGGGTGTCAACGCGCACCCGGCGTTGACGAGCAATTCGACACAGGCAATCGTTGCGATGGCGTCGTTGCTGGGACTGCAAAAGTGCGTCGCGTCGGCGAGCATGGATCGGGAGATGATAAAGCCCTTGGAGAGCAGTAAGGCTATATGCGCAGGATGACCATTCATTGCGATCTCGCGCCATATGTGGTCATTCTGCCAGTAGTCTCTGTAGGCCTCTGACACGTGCTCACACAGCCACGCCAAGTGGGCCGTGTCTTTGTGGTGCGCCATGTAGGTATAGTCGTACGGCACGGGGTCGATTAGTCCGGCGGCGTACAGGCGGTCAAGTTGCCCGACGGCAATGTCTGCCCAGACGTAGTCGCCCCTAAACATGAACCACTCGCACGATCGCTTCCCAATCACGGTAGGATCGCCGATACCATGGTCGAGTGCCCACAGCGTCGTATTTACGTTTCCATGTTGCGAGACAATGGACCGAAAAAAGTCCTGGGCCGGCGCGCCCTGGCGCTGGTGGGTCCAGATCCATTCGGCCACGGCGACATTGTCGAATCCTAGAAAGTGTTTTATGTCGTTGGCTGTCCATTTGATTGCGCCGTCAGTAGTGGCCCACTCGATTGAGTCGATGACCGACGGGTTGCGTTCGTACGCCGCCCACGAGATGCCCTTGCAGATGGACGCGTGATGATCCAATCCCGTACGTGATCGGACCCAGCCGATAATGTCGGTTCGTCCATTGAGCGCGGCCTCGACGACTATCCCGTCGAAAGGAATTGGAACGTTGCCGGCGTTGCACCGGGTGTCGACCAGGGCAGAGTTGCCGGTAGCGAGTAGCGCATAAAGGACGCCGGCGTCCGAACCATGCCCATCGTCGATGGCTTCGTCGATTGCATGCGGATCGCCAGCGAGGATAGCGCGCTTGGCATCGTCGACCGTCCACCGGCAGTGACGATCTCGTAGTTGGCGTCGCAGGGCCTGATGGGCGCCATCAGCCGACACAGTCTGTGGAAGTAAACGGGCCAACTCGGTGACGTTCTTTTTGGCACACACGTCGTAAAGCCAAAACCCAATGTCGCACAGGCCTTTGGCGATCGAGCGGCGCGCGAGTTTTGTCAATGAAAGCCGCCAGTTGGTCTGCTTCCAGCAATAACGACGACCGACCCGTAGTTGGGTCCTCCAAGCACGGCAGACACACCAAGCCACGAGGCGGTCACGCCGGTCCGTAAATTCGACCAAAATAGAGCGCAAAAGTTCATGGGGCAGGGCGTCGATCGTCGTCTCACTCTGGTCCATTGTGGCCGTTTTTTTTTCTGCGCGTGGTCGCCAACGAAAAGGGAAAAAAAGTGCATGCGATTGTAATGTGACAAACAACTAAAAGGCGCGGCAAACCACCACGGAGACATTGATTGGCTAAAAAAAAGTCTTTGTTGTAGCCAGTCATTTTTTTGCCTGGACTAGGCGCATGCGGCCGGTGCACACGACACAGAACAAAAGGTCGCCATGGAGCCGCAGGGTGTGGCTTGGGTGTATGGCCTCGATTGTGCCTCTGGTGAGAAGAAAAGGGAAACCCGCCAAATGTTGTCTGCCATTTTGTGCATGCATCTTCAGGACAAGACATTTAGTGGGAAGAAAAGACGCAAAAGGACCCGTAAAGCATGTTGACTAATTGCTTCTTTTTCCCCCACCCGCTTTTGCACCGCCCAAACCGAAAGCGCACAGGGCGGGTCTCACCAGGGCAGGGCGGCGGCAAAGGCGCGGCATGTCAACCAGTGCCGGCCGTGGTGCGTTGCCATATGGTCTAGAAACCGATTGCCATCTATCCCGCGGTCGTCATCTAGGCCCACAGCGCGCGGCCAAAAAACAAAGTCGTCGAGAGCACGCATGGGTGCAATTTCATAGGGGTCGTCGCCATCAGCGGCACCGTTGTCGATGTCGTCGTCGTCGCCGGCGCAAAGGTCGTCTAGAGCCACGTCCAACGCTGATAGGATGGCAGTGTAAAGGGGAACCGGATGGACGATCATGGCGGGAGGCTCATCGGAAGGGCTGTCGTCGGGTCCGCTAACAGAGGTATACCCCAGCGATGGGAGAGGTGAACGTGGCCCGACCTGGAGAATGTGCCATGGACCGTCGAGAGTGCGCCCGGCCAGGAGAGGATCGGGGCATGTGGGTGAAAAGGCAAAGCGTACAATGGAGGCCGGCACCCAAGGGTGCCCCGCGGGCTCGCTCGGGGCGATGCACTCGATCTTGTCGCCGTTGGGGTAGGTGATGGTGATGGACATGGACCAGAATTGCGCCTTGATGCATCCCGTGATCGTTGTCCCGTCGCACAGGTACACCGTACCATAGCCGTCGACATAACCTAGGAATGAAATGTTTCCCCGGTAGATCGCGACACCAGCCCGATCAAACAAGAGGCCGTCAACGGGGGCGCCGTTGAGGTCGCAGATGCCCTTGAACTCGATCGATCCGTCGTCGCGGTAAACAATGGCCGTTTGGCGCTTGCCACGCGGCTTGTCGCCGCATAGGTGATGCGAGCATAAGGTGTGCGCGCAACGCCCGCGCCGCAGCGCTCGCCTTTTGACCAGTGGCTGTCATATGCGCCCCGAGAGGTGACCAAAAGACCGTCACCGTGGGGGCGCCCATCGGCGTAGCCTCCCTCGTAGTAGATGTGGCCTCGCTTGTACTTGGCCCATACACATAGGCTTCCGTTGGGTCGACCCTGTGTCCACTCACCCGCCATCTTGCACGCTTCCTCTCCAGACTTGCTCGAGAATGCATAGGCCATGCCGTAGCCGTGCGGCGCGCCCGTAGCGGGGTCAGTGTCGCCCGTGTAGGATGCCATAAACCTTATGTCGCGGTCCAGGACCGGCTTGACCAGACCCGACGCGGCAAAATCCAACAGAAAAGGATCGATCTTAAAGACTGCACCAACGGCACGATAGGGCAAGTCGGGGTAGCGTGCGAATCCACGACGGGAATACTTGTGGGAGTTGCGGTCTGACAATGCGCGGTCCATGGCGCACGCCCAGCGATGGTCGACGGGCTCACGCATGTGATGACCGCACCGAGAGAGACTCGCGCCGACGAACCGATCCCACTCGTCGAGGGGGCACGACGTGTCGGAAGGATCGGCGATCCAGCGTCGAACGCGGTCAACGGTGTCGCGGTGGGCCTCGTGGCGATGGACCATGCACCGCTTTGGCGCACAGAATCGTGCAGAGGCTGCGATGCGCGACACATAAAAGCGCTTCCACAGTCGGTCGTCGAGGCATACAAGGCGGGTGCGGTGATCGGTACAGCCCAATCGAGCGACAGAGACCTCATCGAGAAAGGACGCCACGTGAAAGACGAGTTCGTCGGCAAGGTCGTCCCATGAACAGGGCGGTCGATGCTGCCGCTCCTGAAGGCGCATGGTAGGGATTGCCTTTTTCTCTCTAGGTCGCATGACAGGTTTGGGTGTCCGTTTTTTTGGGTCTCGCTCTTGTCTGCCAGCACGAGGGTGATCGTGGTCGGTGCCGGTTACGGCCTGTTCTTTTCGTTTTTTTCGTCCGACCCTTATTTTCGGATTGCATTTTACCGAATTTCTATTCGTGGAAAACTGGAAGGGCAGGCCGGTGGTGCAGTGCGCCCGCGCCACAGCATTTTCTCTAGGAATGGGCCGTTGGTGGTCGTCCAATGAGAAAAAAGAGAGCACAAGTCGCCGCTGGGTGAATTTCATGTCCATGGTGGTGAGCCCCAAGAGCACGACGACGACAAGCACGACAGAACCACAAGTTTTTGTTTTTTTATTATTTTCGTCCCAGGCCTTTGTTGCACATGGACTTTCCCGACGAGATTCTCGTCTCTATTTTCCGCTGGCTCACGTGTCGAGAGGTCGCATGGCGAGTGGCACGGACCTGCCAGCGGTGGCGCGCCGTGGCCCTCGATCCGATGGTCTGTCGTCTCTGCGTGCTCGGCTTCCCTTATGATGGCGACGCATGGCCGCCCGTCAACAAGCGCGATCTCTGTTGCCGCGCTGCGGCAGCGGGTCATATTGACTGCGTGCGCGACCTCACCAAGTCAGACACGCAATACGACTGTGTGCTGGTGTCGACTGCAGCGCGCCACAATCGCGTCGCGCTCGTCCGGTGGCTTGTCGACAACAAATACGCTGTGAATATAGATGCGTGCCGCAGGGCAGCACGGCATGGCCACGTCGAGTGCCTTGCGATTCTCGATGACGCTGGATGTCTGTGGGGCGAGGAGACATTGTGGGCCGCCGCCAGAGGCGGTCATATCGAATGCGTCGATTATGCCATCGCGCACGGCCGCAATCAGGAGAGTCATGGATTCAAACTGTGCCGAGGCCCATCGACGCCGGCGCACGTTGCCTGTGTGAAAAAGATCCTTGCAGCCGGCGGACGTGCGGACGATTATAGCGAAGAACTAGCCGTGCGTGCCGGCCACCACGATTGTATGCGGCTGTTTGGCACAGGGAGAAGCAAATGGGACGACGAAATGTGCGCCTTTGCCGCCCGCCATGGCGACCTCGATATGCTGTGCTACCTCCACGAAAACGGGTGGCCGTGGGAGGGGTATACGCTGAGGGCCGCCGCCGCGTCTGAAAATCGCGACTGTCTGGCCTATGTGCTGGACAATGCCTGCCCGTGGGCGCCCGACGATCTGTGCCGAACCGTCCGCTCGGTATTGTGGACAAGGATCGTGACTGCCGTTAGACCCGAGAGCGGCGACACAAGGCCGACAACCGCGGCGGCATCGATGGGACGTCTTGATCTCCTTTCCGACCTATGCGAAAAAGGTTATGCCTGCGGACCCGAGACATGCACAGCGGCCGCGCGCCGTGGCTATGTCGATTGCTTGCACTATCTCTACAAGCGACATTGTGCCTGGGACCACGAGACCCCTCGTGCCGCTCTCACAGGCAAAAGTCGGTGCTGCTTTGAATATGCAGTCTCTCGCGGTTGTCCGCTCATGCCCGTGGACAGAGAGACTGCTGACGCACACGGATGGAAGACAAAAGTACGGTTGTCTCTTGCACGCCCCCATTGACGGCACAATCTAGCGGCCAGCGTGCCTTTGTGTCGTCTGCACGATCAGCCGAGATTTTGCGCCCTCAACGGTCTTTTTTCCCCCGTGCTCGTGCGTCAAACAACATTTGCAAGAAAATCCCAACAATTTTTATGCTGCATTTTGCTCTTTGCGCTCTTTTCACGTCGTCGAGGGGCAATGTCGGCTTTGTGCCGTCTGTTGGCGCGACAAACAAGGACTGTCGGCGCAAGTGCGACTCGCTGGATCTGTTTTCTTTTCCGCCAACCGAACCTTGTCAGGGTGTTTGTCAACAAGAATCAAAAGAGAAATTGCGCGGACCCACCTCAGTATGCCCAAGTGCGAGTGCTACAGTGTTTTTACGCACACAGAGGCTTTTGGTCGTCGGGTGTGTCGCATACAGTGTTTGTTTTTGGCTGACTAACTGATAATCGGCCGGGGACTCGGGCGGTCGGTTCGACGCGATCAAGCGCATTGTAGAATTCCCAGTCAACAAGGAAATCACCGTAAAAAGACAAAAAAATCAGACGACAACATGTAGGATTCACATATGAATTAGAGTCGACTCGTCATCTTGCTGTATTTGCGGGTGCAAACCCAAATCCGAATGCGACCGTGGGTGCGATCGACTCGCGGTTGCATTCAGGTTTGGGGTCTAAACAGCAGGGTTTGTCCGACAATTTTGGGTTCGGCATTGAAAGCATGCCGTTCTCAATGTAGTCTCTTTGGGACAAAGAATGTGCAGGTTCGATCCCCGCCGGCGTCAACCAAGTTGCAGTCGGTTGGTCATTTGCCAAACAAGAATCGTCCGACTTGGACCCACAGGCATAGGACGAGACCACTGTGTCGGTCGCATCAACGAGGTGCTGGCCGCTCATAGGCGCCATTGTCACACCTCGTCGTGTCTGCCATCGGTCACTTGTTTTTTTTCTTCCATTGCCACCTAATGGGTTTTCCTTGCAAACAAATAACGCGCCGTCACATCTTTTTGCAATTGGACAGCCGACAAATGGCGTAAATGCGCAAACCAATACCGAGACAGCACACGGTCTTTTGTCTGTGCATAAAAAAAAGGGTGCGGTTGTTTGTGTGCCAAACCACTAAACAAACCCACAAGGCAAAATCGTCATGTCATCATCCGATCCGATCACCGTCCCCTCGACCTCTCTAGAGCCGTCTGCCGATGCGATTTTAGACTCGGCGGCTCAATCCCCCTTGATATCGGCGGAACCACGACCTCTGCCCGAGACGGCGACGCAGGTGGCGACCAGAGAAGGCCAAGACGCCTCGGCCACCGTTGTCGACGAGACAATTCGTAACGATAACGTCACCCGCGCCAGACCCATGTGGGCCTGCAATTGTGCGACCATATCTGCGTCTGTTGTGGCCACCAAGTCGTCCACGCCTGTGCATCCGACGCCCAAACCCTACAACCTATGGGGCCGGGTTCTCTGGACGGTCCTCCTCCTGGCGGTTTTGGCAGGTCCGACGCTCGTGCGTCACTCTTTTGCGCCCGACTCTTTCACCCTCGCGACTGCCAACCAAATGCCGACCGTCGAGCCTGCCCTTGGGGTCGGTCCTCTTGACGCATCGAGCGCCGTCTCCAACGGTCCAGTGGATGACGACAATGACGACGCGCACCGGTGCTATTGTATGTGCCCGGCCAAGAAAACCCCGGTCGTCGGCACGTTCCTCGTCGGACCCGACGGCAGTCGTTGCGTGTGTGCCTGCGACCAGCCTCGGCCTGCCCAGTCGCTCTTTGAGGATCTGATGGTATGGATCCATGCAGGGGCAGTTGCTCACGGCCCTCTGGTCCTTGGGATCGCTGCCGTATCGGTCCTCTGCTATGCCGCCACGGCTTTGGTCTTCTAGTCTTCTACTACTTTGTTTTTATCCTCTTTTTTTTCTTTGGCTTTTCCTTGCAGTAAAAGAAAGGACGCACACAAAGAGATCTTTCTTTTTTTTTGGTTTGGATTCCAAAAAAATCACCATTGCGAGGCGTGGGCAATTTGGCGGCACACAAGCCAGCGCCCGCCGTGATGCGCAGCCATGTGGTCCAAGAATCGACGGCGCACCATGTTCCGCTCGGCCGTGCCGTCTGACTGCGGCCAAAACACAAAGTCGCACAGGGCGCGCATGGTGTCAAGTTGCGGGTCGGGCTTGTAGGTGCCGTCGGTGAATTGCGTGACGATGTCGGCGTGGTTTGATAGGTCCACATTGGTTCTATCGAGCCGCCCACCAAAGGGACCACCGGTGATGCTGGCGTCGTGCGGCGTCGTCAAAACTTGCCACGGACCTTCAATCACTTTGCCGGCAAGGTCGTCGTCGGCCACGGGCGAATAGACAAACTGAAAGACAACGACGGGATCACGCGGTCCATTATCGTATATACAGGGCAAGAGGCAGTGTATCGTGTCGCCGTTGGGATAGGTGATGGTCGCACGATATCGGTCGTCCGCCGAGCCCATATAGCCAGAGAGGGCCGTGCCGTCGGCCAGGTAAACCGTGCCGTGGCCAGTTATTTGCAACCGCGTCGATAGGTCGCCTTGATAGAGGAGGGCGCCTGTCGGATCGTACAGACTGCCGTGACAAAGTCGGCCGCCATCAAATCGGCCCACAAAGGCGACCGATCCATCGTGACGGTAGATCACCCCACGGGTGCGCGACGAGTCGCTCTCGGGACCGTAGCGCGTAAGGGCCTCGGTCGTGCGTGCGACACCGACCCCTGTACGCTGACCGCGCTGCCAGTCGCCGTCATAGATCCGACTGTGGGTGATCAACAGGCCGCGACCATGGGGCTCGCCCTTTGCGTGATGGCCTTGAAAGTAGGACGGTTGACCAGAGTGGTTTGACCACGTGCTGGCCCACCCGTCGACCCGACCGCAAGACCACTGGCCCGAAACTCGGTGGACAACCGTCGAGCGGCCGCGCACGATGATGGCCGTGCCCCAACCGTGCGGCTTGTCCTCGGCGTCCAGGTCGCCGATGTAGATTATTTCGTGTGGCGGCTCATAGTCGGCAAAGCCAAAGGCGCGCGGGTTTGCGCGGATGCGCCCAACACGGCGCAGAGGTGTATCGGGAAAGCGGCCAAACAAACCTTTGGGCGCCAACAGCGATGCATAGGCCCACCGGTGGTCGACGAGCGCCTCGGGCGGCCAGTGGTGGAGACACAGGGACAGGCCGCCGGCAAACAGGTCGCGCCACTCCCATGACGGGCTCAATTGGTAGCGGCCTAGAGGGTGTTTTGCATCGACACGCCCATCGCCGAGCCAAGGCAAAGCACAAGATAAAATGTCGCCGCCTGCATACGCCCTCGCAACGTCGACGAGGCACAACGTCTCGTGGCCGGGGGTCGACCGGCACGGCTGAAAATCGCGCCAGTAAAGGCGCTTCCAGAGCCGATCGTCGAGGCAGATGGCACGTGTGCGATGATCCGCCCTCGCCAGGACCACGAGCGCAGCCACCGTGCAGTGTGTGGCAATTTCATAGACGACTTCGTCGGGCAGGTCCGACCAGTCGCACCGATCGTTCATATCAGACCGCTGATCTTGCTTGCGCATCGTCTGTACACGATGCCTATATGCGCAATGTGCCAATCTCGTTGTTGTTGTTGCTGTGCCAATCTATGTGTCTTTTGGTCGCGAGCCAGCGTCGGTCGGACCACGCAATGCAGAATGTTGCCCCCCCGTCCCGGTCAACAATGCAACCTCTTTGGATAGCCAATCGTCGTTTTTGTAAAAAAAAAGATGACGATCATAAACAAGGGGTCCCTGGGTCGTGCATGGTCGCTGGCGGGCTTCGGCCAGCGGCGCGATCAACAGGTGTTGCCCTTTTTTTATTGCACGCATTTCGTCGGCGGTGGTTTCTTGTTTCGCCATGGGTCTGTGTTTTTTTTCGACCAACGGGCTCAGAGGTCTTGTCGTAAACTAGAAAAAAAGAGCCGCCCACTTTTTCCTTGCGAGACCTGCCGCCGGGCCGTCCCCTACTTCCCCAAAAAATTTAGAGGGGGGGGGCGGAGGATGGCTCGCCGACGACACAGCAATTCGCGTGACGAAAAAGAGTCGACTGGGCAAAAAAGGACTCTTTCAGAATGATGTCACTATTTGGGGTGAGCCCCACAAAAAACGGATACGCAGGCGCGGGCAAATGCCCGTGTGCGCCTGCAGACTTTGTCGACAGCGTCGTCGATGGTGAAAAGAAAGAAAAAAAAGAAAATATTTTTTTGGGAACTTGAAACAAGACAAGCGAGAAAGAGATACGAAATCAGTTGCAATCGCCTGCATGGTGAACGATCCACCCAAGAATGTTGTTGTGATTGCCCTTGCTGGCCGCCTCGATGCACTCGCGGCGGTCCCACCGAAAACCGTGCGCCACGAGCCACCGAAAGGCGTCCATGTGGCCGGCCCGTGCGGCCGCGCGCACGTGTCCATCGGCATGCTCTGCGGTCGGGCATCCATTCTCATGCAACCATTGGATCACGGCGGCGGACCCGCCTCGAACGGCCGCCGCAAAGGTGGTCTCGCCCCAGCCGTGCCCGTTGGCGCGAAGCCACTGCACAGTGTCGAGACGACCACCGAGGACTGCTACGTCAAACAGGCGACTGCTGTGCGGGCAGCCGCGCGCCAGGACCCATTGCAACATCCGCAGTCCACCAGTCCTGGCAGCGGCGTCGCCAACGGCCTCGCTCCACGGGCAGCCCTCTGATCGAACCCACTCAAGGACGTCGAGGTGGCCTGCCGCGGCTGCGGCCTCGCACGTGGTCTCGTCCCACGGACAGCCATGGGCATGCGCCCACTGCAGCATGGACACATTGCCATGACGGGCAATTGCTGCCGCAGCGCGGTCGTTCCACGTGCAACCGTCGTTCACGGCCCACTTGAGCGTGTCCCACGCGGCATTGTCTGCCAGTGCGCTTGTCGTCACTCGCGCCCAGTCGCACCCGCGGGCTCTTGCCCAGCGGACGATGTCACAGTGGCCTTGGCAGGCGGCCTCTTGGATCACCCTGGCATCCCAGGCGTGCCCGGCGTCGTGCAGCCAGTCGAGCACAGCCGTGTGCCCTCCCGAGGCCGCCTGCGCCGCCGCCCAGGGGTTCCATTGACAGCCGTGCGCCATAGCCCACTTGATGACATGGAGGTGGCCTCCCTGGGCCGCGTTGCAACACATGTAAGAGTCCCATGGGCAGCCATGGGCATGAAGCCACTCGATGACGCCGAGGTGCCCGTGACGTGCGGCAGAACTGGGAACGTCCGGACCATACGCCCCGCATGCTTTGACCAACCATGTCACCGTTGGCAGGTGACCCCCGGCGGCGGCACGCTTTAGGGCCTCGATGCAAATCCAATGGTCCGAGGGACCCGTGGGCGTCATGGGCCACGCCCAACGTAGAGCGTCCAAGCAGCCACGCCCCGCCATCTCCCACACGTATTCAAACGGCTCAGGCGCGATTTGGCACTCGCCGCGGCGGACGCACCGCGCCATCGCGCCCCACGCGCGGCACACGTGCGCCGCCGCGGTAAGGTCAAACCTGTCGAGCCAGCCAAAGACGTCGTAAAAGATTTCGGGCGGCAGACAGTCAATATCGGCCATTGTTTTTGTGTGTGTGGTCTCGCCCTGTGTCGCCCAACGGGCTAGGGTCGGTTGCAGGCCTCTTTTTTGCGCCTCACCTCAAAGTCCAACCTGTCGTACGGGCCGCGAATCCACAATCGCCGCCTTTTTCCACACAAAAATGGCGTCAATATTGTTTACGTTTTTCGAGCCAAGCCTGTTTTTCTGCCCTGTACACCACCAGCCGGCTTGCGGACCCGACTCTTTGCTTTTTTTACTAATCAATCATTTTGGGGCAAGGTTCTGGGATTGTCCTTTGGCAAGGGAAAAAAATCGTAACCATAATCGTGCGCAGCCGACTCTTGGCCACACCGACCAAATCGCCGCAAGCCGGTCGCCTGCCGCGTTGGGATTTTTTTTGGGCTCAACAAGCCAAACTGCAAAAAAAGTGCATGAGGATCTATTTTTTAGACAGGCTTGCTCCTATTCAGGTCACGGACGCTGGCGTGACTAGAGCCAAGCACGCCACACACTTGCGGGTCGCGATTGATTGCGCACTTTTAGGCGTTGATTTATTTTGGCCATTCTTCTTTGCGAGAGATGATCGTGCCCATGAGACTCTCATTGCCGCGCAGATCAAAGGGGTCGCCCGGATGCTCGGCACACCATCGTGCCACCTTGTCTAGCCAGCGCCGGGCGTCCATGCGCGTGCCGTAGGCCTGCGCCATCCGGGCCTTTTTCTCTTGGTCGGCGCTGTTGTAGGCGGCGTAGACCGCACGATCTGATGTGTCTTCTTCTGACAGGCCGAGGATACGATAAAAGTCGGCGAAAAAGGCCACCTTGTTGGCGTGGCCTGATGCGCTCAGGAGAAAGGCGCCAAAACCGCCAAAGACAAACACGGCCTCCACCTCTTTGGACAGCATCCATGCGATTGCCTCGTCGGTACTCATCGTCTCGTGAACGCTCTCCTCGGGCACGCCATGTTGCCACATGTCGACGCGGTAGCCTTGCCACCGCGGTCGGTGCTTTCGTCGCGAGTGGATCGATCCCATGGCGGTGCGGTGCCTCTTTGCTTGCCAGGGGCAGGGGAAAACTATAGTGTTCCGTCCACTCTATGAGAGGCGCCGCAACTTTCCAGCCAAAAAATGATGCGCGGCGATGGCCGTGGTATGATCGCGCAACCGAGTGGCACCAACAATGACGACATTCTTGCCAAAGACCCTTGTATATTTGATTCCTGTATGTTGCGATTCTCTTGATTGCATCGCCTCTTTTGGAGGGAAAGGGGTCGAGCGGAAAAAAAAAGGATGCAACGATGGCGCCGAAAACATGCCAGCGGCCGCTGTCGGCCCATTGTTGCGCCCCGACGACAAGCGGCCCTGCAAAATGACTTGTTTAATCAGTTTTCATTTATTATTTGGCGTAGAAAAAGGGAAAAAGATCCCAAACACTCTTGTGGTTGCCTTGCGCCAAGGTCGTGACAACATGGTGCCATATTGCCGTGGGCGTCCACAAAGACGCTTGCGGTAATGGGCTGTCACAAATGCATTCGCAAGAGGATCTCGGCACTTGTCCTGCAGTGTCCCGATCGGCTACGCCAAGATTCCATTCGGTCTTGAAGGAGGCGGGCAACGCGTAGAGGATGAGCAAGACCACGGCGGTGACCACGAAGACGTGCACGGCGAGCCAGAGCCCATGCCGGTACATGTGGTCGACGGTTTTGTTGGATGGCGCGTACATTGGTGTTGCTCGCGTCGCATGGTGGCATAGAGTATGATTTGACGATATCTCGGCGAGGTCGGGTGAGCCAGCACAGGAGTCACTGCCGAGTCGCGGTGCGTCCCCCAAATCGTCGTCGTCGTTGGCTCGTGGGACTGTGTTTCTGTCGTGTCCGACGTGGCCGTCGAGGGCGTCTTTAACCGGGTCCTGGTCGGTACGGATTGCAGGCGCATGCAAAATGGTCGTATCGAGCATCGCGGTTGCGCTATCGCTCGCAGCATCACTGGGCGCGATTGATGTTTTGTGGTTTCCCGACAAATGTCGAGCACCGCGGCCAGACCAAGGATTTCACGACAGAGACGGGCTTCCCTTTCGCGTAGTCGATTTATGGTGGCAAGGCATTCCTGCTCGCGACCGTGCGCGGCCTTTAATTCGCCCGAGAGACTTGCGATTTGGTCCTCCAGCCAGCGCGCATGCGCTGGAAACATTGGGTTTTTTGGTGAGCAGCGAATGTGCGGTACACGATAGTTTGGACCGATCGCACAGCAATGAAAAGAGGCCAGTAGGGGCCGCCCATGCTGCTCTTTGGTTGGTGGATCGAATTTTGCGCGCTTGCCTTTTTCTCGCCGGCCCTATCCGGTAACCAAGATTCCTCTCCCTTTTTTGTCGTCTCTTTTCCAATGTTGCGGGTCTGGCCTCGGTGCATGTAAAAAAACACAAGGCAAACACGAGGAGCGAAATCGAGTATTGGATCACTTTGCATCCAAAAAAAAGGAGCATGAATAAATGAGGGTTGTTGTCTTGGTTTGCGGTGACCGAGCGGGTCGCCCCGACACCCACGCACAAAGAACAGGACCGCAAACACTAGGGCGGGGGTATGCCGTAAAAGGCATAGATGGCATGGCGGTAGGGCGCCCAGTCGCTGTGGTGTTGCGAGGTCATGTGTTGGACAAACTGGATGGCGTCGTCGACCTCGGGATAGTCGCGGCCGCGCGGGTAGACACAAGGCCAGAAGAGGAAATCGTGCATCCACCGCCGTCGGTTTAGGTGGCCACTGCACAAGGGCCACAGGTGCGTGTGCACCAAGGCGACCTTTGCGTCAGCGTCACTATCCTGGTCGTCGAGGTCATCAAGATTATGACGCCCTGGCACGACCACTTGCCAACCGAGCGCCGATGATAGTTGAGAGCCGGCGACGGCGGCAGGCGCGCCATCCTCGGAATAGCCAAATTGGCGCACGACCGGGCGCCATACATTGGTGTATTCATATGTGTCGACGGTCCAACGATACGCTACTGTATCGCCGTTGGGATAGACGAGGGTCGCCCTATCGCACGGCGCGATCGCGTTGCCATTGTCGTCATCACTGCCATTGGGTCCATCGGTCAATTCCCAGCGTTGGTGCCACGAGTCGCTCCTCACGATGCGGCCGTCTGGTAGATACAAGGTGCCGCCCCTATCAATCCCGTGGCGGCCAAAGTTGCCGCTGTAGACGAGCAAGCCCTGTGAGTCAAATGCCTGGCCCTGAATCGGGCGTCCGTCCTCCATATCACCGGAAAAGGCGACCGTGCCGTCCTCGGCGCGCACAAGGCCGACCCTGCGTCCACAGCCGGCCTGCGCAAACAGGCCATTTGTGCCGACGCCCGACGCATTGCGCGCAGTGACACCCACGGGACAATGGTGGCCGATAGTGCGCCATGATCGACCAGGACCGTGCGTGTCCCCGCGCGACCAGGTCCCCGCGTAAATAATATCGGTCCCGATCAAGACGCCAAACTCGTGCGGGTCGCCGTCGACATGGACGCCCTCGAAATAGCGTCGACCGGGTTCTTGCCTGGCCGGGTTTAGATCGTTGCCGTCGCGGTTGCCGTCGTCATAGTGGTGCCACTTGTACCAGACAGCCGCACGCCCGTGCACATGGCCGTCGCGCCATTTGCCCGTCACACCGGTGCGCACTGCGTCTACGCTGGATTCTCTGTGGTAGTAGACACCGCCGACTAGGGTCCCTTGGCCATGTGCCCGGTACTTGGGTTCTGCGCCAGGAATGATGCGGCTGACCTTTATGTCACCTCGATAGTTGCCCGTGCACGAGCAGCGTGCCATCCTAACATGCCCCACGAGGCGCGGTGGCAGGTCCGGATAGGCGGCAAACAGGCGAGGGGGACCCGCCGCCGAGGCATAGGCCCATCGGTACCCTCGCGACTCGATGACCGACCGCCCGTGGTGAGGGCACGACCCGGAAACCTTTTGCGTCAGTGCCGACAGGGCACATTGAGACACCTCGTCGTCGGCGATGAAGGGTCGCTCGCGGATGGCCGGATCCAACAGGCGATCAAGACGTCTCTCGGCAAATCGCACCAGATCAAAATCGGCAGTGGCTGCACCCAGGCGCCACAGGCAGGCCTAACGCTGGGCAATGGCTACCTCTAAGCCGGCTAGCCGGCAAGCCGCCACCTTGTAGCCAACCGGCTGTAGCCGGCTTGTAGCCGAGAAGGGGACCGGACTCGAACCCGTGACGATGTACGAATTGAGCACAAATCCTGGACATGTCCTAAAAATAAAGACCAATCACGTCACGACAAAAACTGGGTAAAGGCTACAGTCGTCGCGACAACTGCGCAGTTACCTTGCTCCATTTCAGCAACCAATCAATGACCAGTAACATGAACCGATGCTAGGTTTGTTATATCTCCTCCAATGTGATATGCGCATTTACTGGTGAGCCCTGTTTCCTTTTTATTTTATTTTTTTCGCCTCCGCCTCGTGAGCAGGAAGCAAGGATTTGATCGCGTGATGCAGTCCATGCAAATGTCGTGTCCTGTTTCACTCGCGGACCTGATGGGTGTCGAACTTGCGGATGACGTTACGTCCGCCTTGGTCAGGAAGGGCCACTTCGATAGTAAGGCGATGCGCACGCAGCGGTTTAACGAATGGGCGCGTCTCCCCGATCCAGCAGCGAGCCTGAGGATCGAGAGAGCCCCCTATAACGGATCTTACGACGCACTCTTCGCCCTCTACTGCAAGAACAGGGCGACCAGATACAACGACGGCTGGGGCCACGAGTTCGACACAGCGATCAGCCAGGCTAGGAGCATCAGCGCCGACATCGTGCCGTCGACGGCGAAGCATCACATCAAGGCTGCAAAAAATCGCCTCGTCCACAAGAACGACCATCTTTGGGTCTACACGACAGCGAGTAAGGACAAGGTTATCCTCTATCAAGATGAAGGCGTCGACACTACGTTCTACTACTTCGATGTCTTCTTTGCGGATGAACACGACGCGTACATCACCTTCCTGGAGCAGTGGGAGTATAGGCTTTTCGTCTTCGTTTACCCCAGAACGAGGAAGCAGAGCGTCTACCACACATGGTTCAGAAAGAAAGTAGATCGTAAATAAACAGCACGAGCCGCTTTATTTACGGTAAATACGCCTTAAATCGTACGAGTTGTTTCAATCGTCGGAAAGTCCCCCTAGAGGGTTTTGTTTCTTCATCGCAAGCGCCAGGGTCGCATTGCCTTTTTCAAACTTCTGTAGGATGCTTTGGATCTGCTCCCACCTTTCGGGGCTGAATACGTCGGCTGGATCTGGCACTGCGTCTTCGGGAGTGGCATAGGAGCACTGTTTGTTGTTAGCATTAGTGAAGCAAAAAATGTGAAAAGTCTTTACCTGGGACGGGCCGGGCTCTTGGACTTTAGCCTCAACATCGGGCATGTAGGAGGTACCCGACTCGTTGCTCATCTTCGTAGATTCTTGTTTTGCGGTGCGAGTGCCTTTCTGCTCACACCATTTGTCTTGCCTGTGCTTATTGTGCGAGCCAGGCGGGCGGGGGTTGCGACTCGTCTTCGTTTTGTGTCTTGTGGCCATGTCGGGAGAGCGTGCACAAGAAAAAAGCGTACCTTTCCTCAAAGGCACAAGTGTCGTCGAAAATCCGGTTTTGGCGCATTGAAGATCTGACGCCACCTGTCGTCTTCATTCAGCGAGATTATATCTCCACGGCTTCTCCCAATCATTGTTGTTGGAGTTATTCATTCACGATTTACGCCGTAAATCGACAAATCTGCGGCCTTCGGTTGGCGGACCGTTTCCGTATGCTTCTGGTCGCTTTTCCATAGACTTTTCCGTAGTTCGTGTCAATGGGCCAATGGAAACATTTGTGTTCCTATTGAACGTCAATAAATCATTTTGCTGCTTTTGTGCACAAATTGTGCACGCCCCACATCTAGAGGTCGCGGGTTCGAACCCCACCGACACCGGCTACGAGCCGGCTCGAGCCGGTTAGTCCGCCCCGAAACCAGGACCGAGCCGGCTAGCCGTTGCCCAGCGTTAGGCAGGCCCCCTTTGTTGTTGCGATTTCATTGCACGGCGGAAAGTCGCGCTCGTAGAACCGACGCCAAAGACTGTCGTCGAGGCACACGGCGCGCATCTGATGCGACGCACACCCTAGTGCAGCCACGGCGCCCAGCGGCAGGCAACTCGCAATGTGAAAGAGGATTTCGTCGGGCAGGTCGGCTAGAGTGAGCGCACATGCTGGTGTGTCCACATAAACATCGGTGGGCGGCTCGCGTCGCGGGCGCGTGCGTCGGCACAGAGCATCAGTATCCATTCTTTTGCGGCCACGCCTGGCGTCCATCCTCGGTTGTTTCTTTTTTTTTCTAAACTGTCTACTGCAAGACGGTGCGGGTTGCTCTTTTTTTCCAACATCTTGCCACCGCCAGCACAGCCAGCGCGTCGCACATTGCATTTATTGGTCAGAAAAAAGAATTGGCATTGCGCCCAAACCTTGTCGCGATTTTTGCGTGGCTTGCGTTGCCGGAGACGCACTGAAACCCGCGCCGCCCAACAACATGACTCTGCAATGTCGGGTGTTGGCAACCGCCTCTTTTTGGCTGGCCGACGCCCACACGGCCCACACATTAAAAGCCCCAATATATACTCTTTAGGGAAAAAAAAGGCCGTTGTTGTTGTGGACTGACACGACAAAAGGATGGCATGGGTTGGGGACTAGTCGCCCATAAGACGGAGGACGAGGTGCAATGTAGCACATTCTTTGATGCCGAGGTCGGCCAGCGTCTGTGCGTCGTTCATGGCTCGGCCCGCAAAGGACAGGCGTTGTTGGTCGACGGGGATGCCGTTTTCGACAAAGAGCGCGACCTTGACGGTACGCACGGTCCGCCGTCGGTGTACTCGCAGGATCATGGACTTGCCCGCCGTTGTCCTGGCAAACACCGTTATCCGTGGTCGATCGTCATAGGATTCGATCGAGTACAGGTTGGCGTATATGTGGTGGGGTCCGTGTGGATCTGATGCCACAGGGTGTCGGCACTGCGGACAGCGGTCCAACTGTTCTTTGCGCACGCATCCGGCGCACACGCACGGCACAGTGCACCGACAGGCGAGAACGCGATCGGCAGCGGCGTCGAGGCAGACGCAACACGGGGGCAGGGGCGCATTGACCCATCCGTCGTTGCCGTCTGGTGTATCGATGCAGATCGACCATTGCATGTCGGTTGACTGCCGAGGACATTTGCGCGAGTCGCCAACATGGGGCGCCAGGGTGTAGGTGTGCGTGTCAAAGGCTGTTATGATCGCCATCTTGGTTTGGCTGTCTTTGGTCAAGAGGACGACGTCGCCAACATCGGCGCCCGGCCTGCCGTACATTGTGCACTGTCTGTGCTCTCCTTTTTTGTGTGTTGGTTATGTCGGTAGATGACGAGCGGTGCGTCTTGGTTTTTAAGCCCGTTCTTTTGCATTGGGCAGAATGGTTGCCGTGCGCCAATGGGTTGATGGTCCCATGGCGTCGGCCACAAGACAGGCGACCAATTCAGGCGAGGCCTTGCTCTCTGCGTTGGAACCCCATGTGCGGGATCAGATCTGCTCATGGCCGGCCTCGACCCAAGAGGGCATGGACCCGCCTGCTATGTGCGAGCATGATTTTGAAGGAAAAGGGAAAAAAAAGAAAAAAGGAGCAAAATCGGCAGGCTACTTCCTGCGACTGAACCCGGTGCAAGCACGCTACGCCATGCAACCACGGCCCCAGGCGTTGGCCCTTTTATGGTATTTGTGCAATGACGGCGACAATGCCGCCGAGGACTCGCGCCCACCGACGCGATAATTCAATTTTGATTCTTGTATATTATGCGAAATAGAGTAAACACAACGAGGGGTATCAAAAAGGAAGAGAGACTAGACAGTTTGTGCGGTGCGGATGGCGGCGACAAAGGCAGCCTGCTGGGCGGGCGAAAAGGCCTCGGCCGAACGGCCCGACAGCACATAATGCGCCATGGCCTCGAACTGGGGCGACCCAACATCGGCCGGATAAAAGACGGCGCCGCCGTATGCGGCATCGGGCTGGGCGGCAATGATCGTCCACGCGCAATTGCCGATCAACTGACCTCTGGGCAGCGAATCGATATAATAGTAGAGAATGGTCGGCACGCCGTTCCCGTCGCTGACCTGCACGTACTGATCGCCGTTGTGGAAGCGGCACACGCACGTGGCACAGGCACCCGTCGGCGTCCACCCACCATAGCATATCGGCCACTGTGCGTGTGGCCACTGGTTGCGCGGCATTCCAGACCGACGCGCAGTCGACGGTCCACAGTAACGGACGTGGCGGCCGGGCCGACCGTGGGCGTCCCATGTGTGCCAGGTGACCGAAAAGTCAATTTTGTCGGGCAGGCCGCCGTGCACGCGGTGGGTCGTGGCGTCGCGGCCGTGAACCGGGGGAGAGTAGATGTAGCCCTGCACCCAGGTGCCACGGTGCCACAGGCCCTCGTTGGTCATGCCCGTGTGCCACTGGCGGACGGCGTATCCGTGGGGTACCAACTGGCCATCGCTTTTGACAAACTGCCCGCGCGTGACGATCCAGTTGGTGCCGCCATGAACGACCTTGCCAATCACAACCTGCAGTTGATCACCGTCGCGGTCGTCATTTATATTGACGTGGCGCGCCCATCGATCTTGGTCGAGTCGGTCGGGATGGACCTCGCAGGCCAGGGCAAAGGACAGTGGCCCGCCATAGCGTGCGATGATCGACGCCTTGAACGTCCTCCACCAGCGGGCGTCGACCTGTGGCGAGATTGGCTCACACATGCCCAGAGCGCCGCGCGGAACCGTGTCTAGATAGGGGTCAAAGCCAAAGGGGTGCACGGCAAAGTCGACACGCTGCAATGGCAGCACGGGCGGACATTGTGGTGTCGCACAGTCTTTTACGTTGTCGTTGTCCACGACAATGTCGGCAGTTGTACAGGGCGGCGTGTCGACGGCAGGTCGGAGCGTGTCGGCGTGAGACCGTCGGCTCGCTGACTTTGTCTTTCGGCGTCGGGCCAACGACGCCGACAAAATCCACGATAGATAGATCGCAAATGCTGCGGCGGCGGCGACGATCGCACACGGTATCTCGTCGTCCAGGAAGGCCTCGATCGGTGCAAAGCAGGCGACCAGGGTTCCCACTGCAAAGGTGGCGGCAAGCACAAGGGCGCGCATTTCGTCTGTCATGGTCGCCAAGGCCAGAGATCTTTTGTGATGGGTGGCAAGGAAAAAGAAAGAGTGTTCAGAGAGTGGGCGCGGCGAGAGAGCGAGTGGGATGGGTGCGGATCTCTTGGTGCGAGTGAAATGATTGTTGGTGGTTTTGTTTTTTTTTCATTCTATTCTCTTTTTTTGGATAGGTCGATTCGGTCTTTTTGTTTTTCGGGATTGGCTGGTTGGCGGTTTGCCAAAAATCAGACACCATAAAAAAAATGTCGACGCCGTACGCCGCGTGGTCATCCGGCGCAACATCGACCTATTGCGTCTGCCAGATTGGCAAACCGAGCCTCCCCAGGGCTTTCAATGGGAAAAAAAATATAATGTTGCTATTACACAAAGAACCAATGGCCGGTGCATGCGACAGCACCAACAAGACCGTCTATTTTCTTTTCTCTTTCATCGCAATGTCCTTTTTGTCCACAGGGATTTGAGCCACGGATGGACCTACCCGACGAAATCCTCGCCTCGATCTTTCAGTGGCTCACGTGCATTCAAGTTGCCACGCGGGCGGCGCAGACCTGTTGGCGGTGGCGCGCCGTGGCCCTCGACCCAACGGTGCGCCGCCTGTGCATAGGCGAGCCAATCCAACAAGACCCTTGCGTCGAGTCTCCCGGCCGTGAGGCCTGTCGTCGTGCCGCAGCGGCCGGTCACATTGCCTGCGCGCGCAATCTCTTGGTCTCGCACGGGCGATACGGCTCTTTGGTGGTGTCGACTGCAGCGCGCCATGGGCACGCCAACCTTCTCGCATGGCTCATCAACGGTGCCTACGATCCAGAGAGGGACGCTGATGCATGCTCCGAGGCAGCCAGCGGCGGCCACGTCGACTGCCTTGCACTCCTCCACAAAGCCCGATACCCGTTGCACACGAGGGTGCTGTGGACTGCTGCCAGATATGGACACATCGACTGTGTGGACTATGCCATCGCACACGGCTGCCAGCCGGACCAATTTTATGTCTGCCAAAGTCGATCGACGCCTGCCCATCTAGCATGCGTGAAAAAGATCGTGGCGGCGGGTGGACGAACAAATCCCATCGGCGACATGGTGGCCGTCCGCGCCGGCCACGTCGACTGTCTGCGCCTATTCGGGGGCAGCAGTCGACGGGATGGTTGGGCGTGTCAATCAGCCGCCTATCGTGGCAACCTAGAAATGTTGCACTTTCTTCACAAGAATGGCTGGGACTGGGACGCGCGCACGTTCAAGGCCGCTGCCGAGTCGGACAATCACGACTGCCTGGCCTATGTGGTGAAAAAGCGCTGCCCTTGGACATTTGACGATCTTTGTCGGGTCGCCCGGTCGGGCCGGTGGGCCAATGTCATGGCCGTCATCCGGCCAGAAAGCGGCGACACAAGGCCGACGACTGCCGCGGCGTCGATGGGGCGGCTCGATCTCCTTTCCGACTTGTGCCAGCAGGGCTATGCCTGTGAGTCCGATGCGTGCCTGGCGGCCGCATTCAACGGCCATGTCGATTGTCTACACTACCTCTACAAGCAGCGCTGCGCATGGGACGCTAGAACTCTCGACGCCGCCCTCGCGGGAGCAAACCGACGTTGCTTTGAATACGCCGTCGCCCGTGGCTGCCCGCTGACGCCACGGACCAGGAAGGCCGCCCTTGCGCGTGGATGGAAGACCGAGCCGCGCCTGCCTCTATCTCGACCCCCCTAATGGCGCTCGGTGCCGTCATCTGCACGAGGAAAGAGCGCTCGTGTTGATTTTCTCGTCTTTTATTTGTAACTCGACAAAAGTACACACGCCTCATTTTTTTCTGCCATGTCCAGCGTGGCGCCATGTACCATGGGAAACAAAAAAAGCCTCGCGCCTTCTTGGTGCACTTTCTCGCTTTTTCTTTCGGGCGGCTCACGGCTTGTTGGCTGACCAGTCGGGCACAGGCTTTGAAGTTGGTCGGTTGGGTTGCCGATGGGCCGGCCGCCCGGCAAAAATTGGATGTGCCACCCCCCCCCCAACTCTTCCATTTTCAGGGATTGCTAGCCAAACCCTTTGCAAAAAAAGCAATGCAATCGACCACACCTTTGAGTCTGTGTTTTTTTCAAGCACAGCGTGTTGTAATATATTTACAATCAAGAAAAACAGTGCCGGCAAAGTGGGTTCCCGCCGTGGGTCAACATGGTCGCAATCCATCGCCGACGAGGCCGATAAACCGTGGGTTACTGTTGCAGTAGCGACGGTGGTGGTCCGATTTCACGATTCGGTTTTTTCGATATAAAAGGTCTGCGGCATGCGCTCGCTGGCGCCTGTAATGTGGTAGCCGAGGCGAGCACAGGTGCGATAGACAGACGCAGCCAGCCGATTGTTGGCGGCCGCGATGTCGGTCGTGCCCAATACGTCGTCGTCAAAATTGTAAACGCGCAGGTTTGTGGCTCCGGCGACAAGTTTGTCGGCCACGCCCTGGTCCAGGTCCCATGCATCTGCCGGTGCGGATTCGAGGTTGGATGCTCCGGCAGGATGGGCGGCGCTCACGCAGCACTCGGCGCCCCGACCAAGTGAATTCTGTGGGATGTCGCAGCAAGGCATGATGCTGTGTTTCGATGCGGCGGCGTTGTCATCGGCAGCAGTTGCTGCGGCCTGAGAAAAAGGGTTGGGCTCCATGGCAAAAAAGGGCGGCGTGATCGATTGCCAACAGGCGCGGGCGAATTGGTGGGTTGGTCTTGTCGTGTGGCTGGGGTTGCCTTGTAAATCGCACGGCCCTGGCGGTATTTATACGTGTGGCGGGTCTGCCTGCCGTGCGGGCTTGCATGGCCAAAATGCCAATAGGTTGTCCCACAATCAGGAAAGTCGACCTTTTTTTGTTGATTGAATTGCCGTCCCATAATCTAAAAAAGGACATATGCAATGTCACGGAATCTTGCTCGTTGTTGGGCTCTCTCTTTTTCCAGAGGCTTTCTTGTTTTCCTTGTTTCGAGTTTTTGCTGGATCGGCGAATCCACCTGCGCAGGAGCCGACGCTTCCGTCTGTGGCACGGTCGCCTCATGCCGCTGTCCAGCGGGCTTAATATTGTTGTGATTTTCTTTTTCACGCGGCGAGTCGGCAGGCGACAGAGGTCCTCTGGCCTCTGACGTACCGCGCCTTTTTCTTTCAAGGTTTACTAAAAAACGGCGCATTGCGCTCGATCCGTGCCCGCTGCGCATACGCAGGACACCGTAACCAGGCCAGGCCAGCGGAAAGCGGACGATGGCGAGACGGCAAGGCGTAGGCTGAGAACAAGCGGGCGCCTTTTGTGCACGCTGTATGCATCCTCTCATTTTGGTCTGGGCCTTTTCTGCGCCCTCGTGTGGTGGCCAGAGATTTATAAGGACGGGGAGAGGGGGGGGGGGGGTGAAGCAGCAAGACGACCCCACGTGGCGGTGTCTCTAAGATCCGCACCGTTTTTATGCAGCAATGACGCAAAAGTATTTTTCCTGTATTTTTCCGGCGCCAGATTCACTTGGCAAACCTGCATTTACATGGTTTTCTCAACAACAAACAAGCAAGGCCCATGTGGTCATGGCACAGATCAGAGTGCATGCGCTCAAAGGATGCAAAAAACGCCGCCACCCCAGGGTTTCCTGGGCGCATGTTGTTGTTGGCCCCTTCAGGCATGCAAGGGATATCAAAGTCGACGTGTGTGACCGCCGGCCACGACGACAAAAAGCAACGTCGCAAGGTTGTTGTCTCTGCATGCTGACTGGGGCGTCCCCTGGCCCTTTGGTCCTGTTGCTCTCTTGGTTGTTTGCAGACGCTTTCTGTCTCTCTTTAGGTTGGTGTGGATCGACATCTGCGGCTGGGCAGGATCACAGAGGACGTGCCAAGGACACAGAGAAAGAGATTCAAAAAAAAAGAAAGATTTGGAAAAGATCGACAGCACGAGCCCTGCTCGCCGCCAGCCTTGGCCCATTCTTTCCTTTTTCTTTGTTCTGTAACCTATTTTTTTATTGGTACGCGCTAAAACCATTGTCGACAAAGTGGCAACAATAGCCCACCCGTGATGCCCAGTTCAAAGAACAAGAAAGGCAACCAAACTAGACACAAAGAAACACGCGCACATACTGTGCACATGGCGACCGTGACGACCATGGATGACTTGCCCGATGAGATTATCGAGTTGATCCTTGGCGAGTTGGACCACATTGCCGACAGGATCGCAGCGCATTGTGTGTGCCGTCTGTGGCGCGAGCGACTCGCCCAGGCTCGGCGCTACGCATGGGCGCTCTGTCGCACTGACCTGTGGGCTGTCGCCGTTTGTGCCCTAGAGAACGGCAAGTGGTCTGCAACAAGTTGGCTTCTCGATGGACGCGACCAGTTATCGGCACGCGGCAATCGTCTGCTCTTGGCGGCAACGCGAGCGGACAACGCCGACGCCGTGGCATGGCTGCGCGCCCGCGGCTGCAAGTGGACCCCCGACCTGGCCGCCAAGGCCATCGCCGAGGGTCACAAAAAAGTAATCGATCAGGCGAGGGACGATGGCCACCTTTGTCACAAGGACGTCCTCTGTGCGCTGGCCCAAATTGACGACACCGAAACCCTGCAGTCGATAGCCTGCCTGTCGTCGTCCGCCCTAGCCTCTATAATTCGCGCCGCCACGGCGTCGGGCTCTGTCGCAGTGCTCCGTTGGCTTTACGAGCGCGACGCCTCGTGGGCCACACCCGACGAGGCAAAGAGGATCATTCTCAAGGGTCACCTACGCACCGTAGTGTGGGCCGTTGAAGAGGCCGGCATGACCATCGACTCTCAGTGGCTTTACACAGCCTTGGAGAAGGAGCGACTCGATACGGTGGTGTGGTTTCATCGCGCCGGTTCCAACGGTGACAAAGGCGCAGAGTCGAGGTTCCCCGACGCGACGCGATCCTCTGGCAGGCGATCAGACAGGGCCGCGCCGACATTGCCGAGAGCGTGATCGACCACCCGACTGTCCAGTTTCACATCGCCAATAGTCGCACCCCGTGGAATGCGGCATGGTGGCCCGGATGTGCCACCGAGTCGCATCCAGATCAAGACCAGGTCATTCGCGTGTTGGCGCCCCTCCTCAGCACAGGCTTTGTTCAGGTCGGCTCTACGGCCTATTGTGACGCGGCCAGGCGCAATCATGTGACGCTCTTGCAGTGGCTGGACGCGCGCCAGTGCCCTAAACCTCCAGGCGACCGCCTCGGCGCTCGGTGTCTTGAGAGCGGCTATGTTGGCGTCGTGGCATGGGCGCTGTCGGCAGGCGTCGTCCTGCCTGCCGACCCCATAAGGAGAGCCATCCGCCCGCGGACCCATGACGATTGGGACGTCGATCGGCACGCTCTCGTTGTCATGCTCACCCAGCATGGCCATCCGTGGTCGGCTGGCGCGTGCGAGGACGCTGCGTGTCAGGGGATGGCCTCGGCGCTGGCCCTCGGCGTCGCCCACAGCAAAGACGGATGGTACCCTGAAATGTGCCTGCGCCTGGCGCTATCGACGGATACGCCCCAACACCGCAAGACTGCCATGTGGATCGCACATCGGGTCGACATCGACGTCGTTGCCTTTGAGCGCAACCTTGTACGCTCCACTGGGGCCGGCGGTCGTAAGTGATCCCCATCTCTTTTTTGTCGTCTCATTCTGTTCCCCGTCTTTTTTGCATTTGCGTGTACATTTTTTAAACCTTTTTTTTTGCCATGATGCTGTCATGCGCAATGCGACACCCGAGCCCTCGTCGATCCCATTTTGCCGATGAAGGCAGGATTTTTGGCTTTTGAGGGGGGACCAACGGCCAAGAAGCCGCCAGGGGCAATACTTTTTTTTTCGCGGCGGGTCTGGCCCGTCGGCGCCTTTGGCGTGTGTGGCCTTTTTTTGGTGGCCAACAAACTCTGGCAAATTCTACAAAAACAAAAGGTGAGTGCACGAAATAGGTTCCGACATGTGACCAATGACGAGCCACAAAAAAGTAGACAAAAGAGCGGGCGACGGCATGGGAGTTGGAAAAAGAATCATTGCCGTTGATCATACGGACGGTCGACATGAGCGACGGCAGTGGCCGCGGCCTTGGCGACTTGCCGCTCGAACTCTTGGCACTCGTGGCGAGCCACATGCGACCAGACGACCTTTTGACCTTTTGCATCGCCAACTCGACCCTGCTTGCTGCGTGCGAGACCCACGTGGTCGAATGGCGCACGGCGACGCCTCAACTCGTAGGCGTCCTCCCGCCCAGGATGAGCACGCGCCGGTTCCTCTCGCCGCTAGAGGTCGCCTGGTATCGGTCGGCCCTCGACGTGCTCTGTCGCAAAGGCGCGCTCTATGCCATCATGCTGGTCGTCGATCGAGCGCGCGCCTTTAGGGCCTTTGTAGACGCCTGCATGGCGTCGATCTCTGCGCGCGCAGTCTTGCAGGCATCCCTGACGGGATCGAGGTCGACGTAAAGCCTCACGAGCGCAGCACACTATCATTCGCCAACAATCTCTCAGACATGGAGGCGTGGGCACGTGCGCAACCTCACCTGGCGGGGTTCGGCCTCGGCTACCGCCAGCGGGCAGGAGACGCGCCCATCAAGATCATCGGTCCTCTGGGACCTCACGCCGCGCCGGTGTCTTGTCCGCCTGCGCTCCTGCCCGTGTTGGACGATGCTGGCGCGATCGGCTGGGACGGCGCTCTCTCGGCTGCCAGGAACCAGGCCTTTGTCGCCGAGACGCACACAAGGATCAACGAGGCTCTAACCAAGGCCATCGACAAGGCGGTCGGAGTGCGAGCCGACAAGAGACCCGAATGGCTTGACCTCATGGACCAGGCCACCGCCGCCAACCGCGAGACACCGGACACACGCGACGGATCGAGGCCCCTTGATATGTGCACAAAGATAGCGGCCTTTTGCGAGGACGTCGATCTACAGCGCGCCTACCCCGGTGTTGCACTGTATCTGGTCAAGGCCGGCAGCAGGTGGGCGGTGGGCATCGCCTTGCCTCTTTTTGGAAATCATGACAAAGACACACCGAAAGACTAGAGTTGGGGAGTGTCGTGCTCGGGGGCGTTGGCTTGCAGGCGACACCACTCCCACCACCCCCCCTCATACTGTGTGGCACCGCGAGGTATGATCCTCATGAAAAAAAAAAGATTGAGGATTTCGTTGTCTCTTTTTTTTGCAAGAGATAGGCAGAAAAAAAAAGAGTCTGACGGTGCCGACACCAAAAAGTGCAAATAAAAAAGGATCAACGTCGGCGGCGATCGCAACTTACCCTTTTTTATCATTCCTATTATTTTGTTTGCGCGCACATAAAAGGGCGCATTTCGTCCTCGCCTGGCGGCGTCATCGAATGGCGGACGCGCTCGACGAAATCGACAAAGCAGAACCGAGGGTTCCAACGTTCGTGATAAATGCCAAAATCCGTGTTGGCAAGATTGGTCGTGCGCGTCCTTCGGTGCTCGTCGTCGGCGTCAAAGGCGTAAAAGGGGTGCTGTGGCGCTGGGCCAACGAAAAAGGCCTCGGGCGCCTTGAACGGCCACCCGCGCACAGGTACGATTTCGAGCGTGTAGCGCGACTCGGCATAGGGCGTGTTCTCGGGTCCGCTAAAGTGCACGGTGCAAGTGTGTTTGTCTGGTTGGCGCGTGTAAGGGATGCCGGCCTCGCGCAGTTTCTGTTCCTCCTTGGCGAGTCGCCGTTCGCGCATCTCTTCATAGGAACCTTGCATGTTCGTTGTTATTGTTGTTGTTGTTGTTGTTGTTGTTGTTGTTGTTGTTACGGTCGAGGAGAACCGTGCCGGCGGGAACGGCGGCACAAAGACGGCTGAGAGGGAGAAAAACAGATGCTGCTTTCTCAAAAAAAAACAAATAAAAGGTCGGTTCCTTTTTATGTCATTGGCAGAGGCGGTTTAGCAATTTTTCCCTAGACCAATTACGGCGGGCAGGCCGGTGCCTTCTTATTTGTGCGCTCGGCAGCATGGCTGTGGCACATTTTGCCTTTTGGGTAAACTCTTTCGTCACCCGCCGGGGGCACCTAGAAACATCATGGACGACACGACGCTGTTGACGAGCCTGCCAGGGACGTCACCCTTGAGATCATGTCCCTGCTGCCCGTGGCCGACATTGTCGCACTGTCGACTGCGTGCACGTCGATGCACATATTGGCGACATGTGCAAGCCTGTGGCGGCGGCTTTTCGTGCGCGACTTTGCCCACCTCTATCGGCAGGGGCTCTCCGCCCAACCGTGGCCCCATCACGACCATCCCGACGACCCGTGGCACGAGGTCGCCGTCGACTTTGGAGGGGCACCGACGCCCTCGCCCATATGCCGCCGCGGTGCCCGCCCCTGGCCCACCTTCCGGCACCCTTTGCGCATGCCCTTGCGGTCGGCAAGGACTGGCGCTGGCTCTACCGGGTCCACGCACAGACGACGCTGCCCGCGAAACCCGACGATTCGTTTTCGGGACCAGTCGCCTACTATGCCAACCCAACGACGATCGTCAGGTGCAATTGGGCAAATGGCAAGCCGTGCGGCTACGTGTCGAGAGTGACCACGGATACCGACGGCACCAACGTCGTCAAGTGGACCGAATGGATGTACGATGTTGATAATGATCAGGAATTGTGGGCCGTCGCAGCCGACGCCGACAAGATCGAACACCAAGCATCGTCCAGAGACTGCCGAGGCCCTACCTCTTTTCCTTCTGCCGCGACGGCCACCGCCGCTGGACGACTTTTGACGCGTCGGGAAGCGGCATCTTTACCGAACTGTGCTCTTTGGGCATGCGCCGTGATGGCGAGATCAACGGAGCGGGTGACGTGACGTCGCTGACGACCCACTGCGCCGACGGCCGCACCATGGCGTCCATCTGCAACGGCAAGGTCCACGGGGTCCAGCAATCCTTTTGGCACAATGGCGATACGATGAGTGTGCGGTATGATTATGGCGAGTTTGTCGAGGTCACCGAGTTTGTGTGTTCGCCAACGTGCCCTCGGCCCGAGTTTGCCGGTGCCAAGATCACCGGGTGCACGTGGCGCCCCACGAGCAGCGCCGTCGCCGTCGACGGCAAGCGCTACAACGTGTTTGTGCCCATTGACGACTCGGACGGCACGCGCCTCTTTTGGCGCTACGTAAAGGACGGCCTCGTCGGGTGGGACCCTCGCATACGCCGCGCCGTTCTCGACGCAGGCACCGCCGGCCTCGCCTAGTTCCGCTCTGTTTTGTGTTTCCTTTTTTTTTACTCGCCTGTGCTTTGTATTCACTCGAAAGAAAGACAATACATCCGATCGCTGGTGTTGTCTGGTGACTTCTTTTCGCCCTTCCCTTGACAGTGTCGGCACTAGGCCGAGTTCCACACCACCTTTTTTTTGTCAGAGGGCAACGCACAAAATGTGGTTATCCGATGGTCAACCGAGAATTGCGGCTAGGCCGTCGCATGTGCATTCAGCAGATCACGCTCGAATGCACCCACATGAATGCCCGCACACTGTGCGATCCATTCCGCCGTGGCACGATGCCCAGGCGAGTCGGTGGCGAGGGCTTGGGCGAGGCAATCGTGCGGGCTCCACGGCGCGCCATGGTCGACGACGGCGCGGCGCAGGAGGTCTCGATGACCGCAACGCGCCAGCGCCAAGCAGTCGTTGGCCGCCCATGCGCAGCCATGATTGGCCAGCAGTCTGGCGAATCGGGCGCACGGAATGTCGATCAACCGTAGGCGCATGACCCTATGGATGGCGTCGGCCGGTGGCGCCCAACCGACCGACAGCATCCATTCACCCACACGGTGACTCGCCCAAGTTAGGCATTTGAGCCACAACAGCAATCTGCACTGCGCAGAGGCTGAATCCGCAGAACCCCACACGCGCTCTACCATCCACCGCAGGGTGAGGGGGCGATCGCACGCGGCAGCAGAGCCAAAGTCGGCATCGCAAAGTCCTACGATGCCGACCGCAAACAGACGCTCGACAACGGTCTTGAGCGTCGCATCGTCGACACAGCCGTCCTTGACGAGTTCCCAGCAACATTCACGCTCCTCGTGTGGACCCACGCCGGCGCCTTGGTCGAGGAGCCATGTGACGACGGTGGTCTGGCCACTACGTATGGCCTTGCGCAAAAGGGCCGAATCGAGTGGCGTGCCCTTGTTTGTGTGCGCCCACTGGACAATATCCAGTCGGCCTCGACGGACAAACTTGCCAACAGTCTTGGCATATACGTTGATGAGGCCTCGGTCGATCGCCCAGATAATTGTCGCCAAAGGCATCTGGTGGGAGAAACGCTTGCTCGTGATGCACGCGCGAACTTGGCTGGCGTCTGCGCCGTGTTCCATCAACCACTCGACAAGATCCGTGTGACCGTTGCACAGGGCCTTGGGGATTGTGTAACGGTCGCTGGGCACGTCGGCGCCACAATCAAAGAGACGGCGTAGGCGATCTATATCCCCTTTGGATGCAAGTGCACGCCAAATCATGCGTTCATTCGAGCCGTAGTCGTTGATGACCTCGTCAACAATGTCGGCGTCGCCTTGGTTAATGGCGTCGTACGCAGAGGCGGCCGTCCAGCGCCAACCGCGAGTTCGCAAGGCGCGGCGGGCGTTGGGGTCGCGCGCGTGCACGGCCGCCATCAGTGGACACGGCCTGGACGGCTGTCCGCCGCCTGGCGGCGGTGCTGTGGACAGATTGTCCAGGAGCCACAGGCCCACCGCCGAATGACCTCGTGCAATAGCCTCGCAGGCCATGGACAAAATTCGGTGCATGCCAGAGAGGCCCTCGGCGACATTGGCGTGCCTCCAGCGGTAGCGTCGTCCGGCCCACAGTTGCCGCCTCCACTCGCGACACACCAAAGAGGCCATGATCCTGGCCTCGCGATCGGTGAATTCTACGAGGATGTGCTGGACCAGTTCATGCGGGAGGTCTTGGATGCTGCTCTCGGCGACTGTGTCTGCGTCAGTCATCTTGCAGTCGTCTTGTGGTGCAGGCCTTGCTAGATATTTTGGACGAAAAAAAAAAAGAAAAAATGCTCTTTCTTTTCGCGCCGCCTCCAAACTTTTTTAATACTTTTGGCGGCTTTGGATCAGCGCCAATGGGCCACCCACAAAAACTATTCTTTTTCCGTACAGGGCCGAGAGAGCGGGCGGCAGCGCACTTTTTCTTGCTTGTCACGCCAAACTTGTGCATCAAGTTTTGTGCGGTACCATCGGCCTCGACTGCGCCACCACAATGGCATGGGAAAAAAACGGGGGGATAGGCCAATGCATTTTTTGCATCGTGCACAATCAACAAGGAGACAAGCGGCTGCCGCCATGGCCCTATGTGAAACCATCGATCGGGCGCTCAAGGCCATAAGGGATGGATGCGACATTGCAACCTGGGTCAACATTGCGCTCGGCGACCCCAAGCAGCGCGGTGCCGTCGCCAACGCGGTCGCGGCGGCTTTCTGGCAGGAAATACGTCTCGGCCACCATGCCGAGATGTCGCTGGAAGAGGCCGAACAGTGCCGCTACATCGGCATGAGGCGCTACGCAGAGGACGTGGCGGCCGGCGTCGCCGACCTCCAGTATGCAGAGGGCAGGCACCCGGCCGACATTTCCGTGCAGGGCGTCCTCGGCGAGTATGCCTTTATCGTGACCCTCTTCCGGCTGATCTCCCGGCTCGACGACACGACGCCGCGCGGCTTCTTGACAGAAACGGTGTTTGACGCCATCTTGGAGGCCGAGGGCTGGACCGTCGATATCAAGACCACAATCCCATTCGAACAGGCAGACCGGGCTCGTCCGCTCATGGTTCACGTGTCCAAATCGCGTAACCCACCGCACGCCTATGCCCTGATCGAGTATGCCAACTATGATCCGGCGATGCCTCTGCGCACGGCGATCACGACGCCACCGCGCATGCGCTTCAACGGCTTTGCCTCGTCGAGGACCGTATTCGAGGGCGTGGGTTGCCACAGTCTCATCTACGAGCGGGCCTTTGGCCTGGCGGGGGGCGACCATCGAGAGATCTCCTACATGTGCGTCGTCCAACCCGAGAGACTGACCGACCGCGCAGGCCTGTGGCACGAACATGCCGAGCGTGGGTGCCTCCGGTACAACAAGCGCGATGAGGACCAGCGCACCTATGACAACCGACTCCTCCAAGAGCCGCAAGCGCTCGCGCTCGACATGGCTCGGCTGCATTTCTACATTGAAAAGAAAGAGGCGCGCAGCGGTCACCCTCTCAAGCGTGGCGCCCGCATCGCGCTCTTGCTCACAAACCAGTGGCTCCGTTCGGCTGAGGTCTGATCGGCCATCGGCATACACTAATCGGCACCACTGACCGGCGCGCAAAAAATACACTTTTAGGCTCTATACGCGCGGCCTAGGCTGCTTTGGGTGCATTGCATTTTTTTCCGAGGGAAAACGAAATGGCAATGGCCTGGTCCTAGTCGACGACTAGTTGCTCCGTGGCCGACCCGACTGGAATGGGCTGGATGAGGCCCGGCCAACTGAACCTCTGGCGGACATCAAACCCGCCAATGCCTTTTTTCTAGGTTGTGAATACACTGCACACAAATAGACTCGAAAGTTGAGCCAGCCCGAGAGCGCGCAGAGGCCGAGGGCGACTAGTTGGAAAATTTTGGGCGGGTTTTACTCGTGATGTAAAAAGCGGCGCTCGTGAATTTGATTTTCATCAGAGACCCAGCCGGCCGAGGCTCGGTCTGGTATCCTGGGATCTGCGGCTGGCTGGCCGCCGAGCCATGAACCATTGGCGCAGCAGCATGGGCAGACCACGGCCGCTGGGGCCACCATTGTCTGCGCTGCACAATCTACAAAAGAATGCAGTATCCAAATGAATAGCGGACGACGACTAACCGAGCGGCTAAAACACACAAACATACACTGTTGGCGTCCCTACGATGTCGGGATTAATCCACAATCTTTAGCCGTTCGGCTAGCCGCTGCCCAACATGGCTCCCGAATACACAGTGGCATGTAAACATGTATTGATGAAGGTTGTTTAATATCGCTATGTCTTAGTAGTACCCAGAGGCTTCGCGAAACAGTTGGGCGAGTTCGTCGTGGCCGTTCATCTCGGCCTCGTCCGCCAATGCATTCGCGAAGCCGGGACTGAGTCCATTGTTCAGGCGCTCTTGGATAATGTGCTTGGCTAGCGTCTGCGCATCGGACCGAGCAGCCGCAGAGAGCACATCTTCGTATACGCTCCAGTCGTCCTGTACAAACACACCGAATATGGCCAGGGCGGCCTCTTCCGTGTCGTCGTCGTGGAGGAGGGGCTCGTCGGGAAGCAATGCCGGCCCGAGCAAGAGACTCTCGATGGCCAGCACGCTCGCCATCATGGTCTCTTCATCAAAGAGACCACGCAACTCGTCGAGCGTGTCAGGATCCTGGAGTGCGACCGCCATGATCAGTTCCGCTAGAGCAACATCTTGGGTCAACTCGCCTGCGGCATTGCTGTCACGCACCGCGTCGAGCAGATCGAGTATGGCCCCTTCGCCGGTCGTCAAGTGACCGGGGGGTTCCTCGCCCGTGGCCCGCATATCTTTCAGTTCGTCGACATAGGCCTGTGCGACGCGCCACGTCACAATGCGCCGCGCGCGGTCGTCGGCAACAATACGCTTGGCGAACGGAGGCTCGGACAGCCACTGGGCCAATTCGTCCACTGGCGCTTGCCACAGCACTTGGTCATCGAGCGATTCTTTCCCATGGGCACCCACCAGGCCTCGCGCGCGCGCTGCCTCAGATCTACATATTGCCGTCTGTCGAGTGCACACACGCCCTTTTCGGTGTTGAGCACGTACGCCCTGCTGCCGAGCGGCAGATCTTGGGTGTTGGCGTTGATTTTGACGCCTTTGATCAGTTGGCGTGCGTCATAGGCCGTCGTGGTCGTGCCCGACTGCATGACCGTGCGGTACGGCTCGGGGACATTTTCGGCAAACTCCATGGTATCAGTGTCGAGCGCGTAAAAGTCATAGGCGGCATCGTAGGCGCTTCCCGGCGGCAGCAAGCGGCATGGTGGATCGATGGTACGCACATAGGCCGAGGCGGTCGGTTCGGCGGTTGTGCTATCGTCGTCAACTAAAGGCTCCTCTGTACCCTCAATGCGCTTGGGGAGTGCGAGCACATTTGCCACCTCATCGAGCGACGGGCCGTCTGCTTCCAAAAGCGCCATGCCGACCGGCCCGTATAGACTGTGGGAAAAGGTGGCGTCCTGCATATGGTGCTGTCGTGTGTATGGGCGGTTCTTTTTGGGGTTTTGTGGCTTGGGCGAGGCAAAGCGGCTCCCTCACGATTTTACCCTATAGCAGACTCAAGCAACTCTCCACATCGCGAACTCGCTGGTGCCTTGCGCGCGGGACCACCTGCCATCGAGGGTGAGCCTGGTAGGCGGCAATGTAACCGACCGAGGCCTGTGTGCGCACGCTACCAAAGAAACCTTTCCCTGTGATCATCCCGCTTCCTTGTTGTTCGTCATTGTTTACTTGTTGTTGTTGTCTTCACAAAAAACTGTGTTGGTCTTTCAAAGGTGCGAGCGTCCAAAGCGAGTCGCGGCCGTCCGCGTCGAGATCGCGTCGGTTGCTGGGAGCGCGCTCGACAGGAGATCGCTCAACAGCGCGTACCGGGTGGGCATGCCATTGTAGAAGCCGCGGATGGGCTGGTCACGCGACCCGATGGCCGCCCACGGCGTGACCTCGTTGTTGTTGGTCCAGCGGTCATAGATGATCACCCCCGCGTAGAGCCGGTCGTCGCGGCGGAGCCCGGCCTCGTCGGTGAGGCGCTCGGCCACAGCCGGCTGATACACGATCTTGCCGCCGACCGAGCCAAAAGGCGCCAGTTCCAGCCCGTGATCGGAAAGATTGGTGCTACCTGCGTCGCCGAGCGCCATCACGGCGTCGATCGGGATGACAATGTGCGCGGTCGATTGATCGAGGTCCTCGAGTTGGTCGCCCGTGAGCAGGGGCGCGGTCTCTGCGATGTCGTCAAACTGCCATACTTCCGATCGCGGCACGGACCGGTCAATGCCGGCGCGGTCGACGTAAAAAGGTGCGTTGTATCCGTTGACAGAGTCGTAGGTGTCTTCCCGGTTCATGGTGTCGTCTGGCTCTTCTTGTCGTGCGGTCGTCCCTTGTCTCGTGATGCGCCGCATTTATTCGGCCGCGTGGCGACGGCGTCCCCGCGGCTTGTTGCGCCCTCGCCCGGAAAGAGTCACCGCGGCTCTTTGAGAGGGTCCCGTGGTCGACCCTCCTGTCCGACACAACCTTTTGTAGGGTGACCGACAACAGGAAACCCCTTGGTCTCCTTTTTTTTCTCAAAAAAAGTTTGTCGCTGGCGCAGAGCCAGTCGCCGCCGCCCGCAACCGTCTTTGGCGACGAAAGAAAAAACAAAGACCGACGGTGACACATGCCAAAAAGTCGAGCGACTCTAGTCCCTGTCAATTTTTTTTGGGAGGCGGTCCCCGCCCTTTCCCTGGACGTATTACGGCGATCGCGCGCAAAAAATCAAACCGCATCGACTTTTCCTTTTCTCCAGACAAAAAGAGATCCCAAACAAAAAATAGAGGGACAACGACCAAGACGCGCAAAAATCCAGAGTCTTTTTTTTTCATCACCGTCATCGTCATCATTGTCTGCGTGCTCCTCGGTCCACAGGCGACACAAAAGCAACAAGGAAAAGAGAGAGAGAGACACAAAAAGATCGACCGTTGGAACCATAGGATGTCTGCCGAAGGCCTTCCCAACGAAATCCTCGGTCTCGTCTTTTCCTGGGTGCCGTGTCTTGACGTGAGACGGACCTTGGCGTTGGTGAGCCGCCAGTGGGCGTCAGTGGCCGGCGACACTCGTGCCACGGGCAGGCGGTCGTGCGTCGGCCCCAAGAGTCGCCGTCGCACACTGTGCCACCAGGCGACGGCCGCAGGCCACGTCGATTGCCTGGCGTATGCGCGCTCGCGCGGCCGTTCCTGGGGCGTCAACGTGTGCGCGGCTGCTGCAGCCGGCGGTCACCTCACGTGTCTAGAGTACGCCCACACCAACGGGTGCCCGTGGGACGAGCACACGCCCAAGGCTGCCGCCGCGGGTGGGCACCTCGACTGCCTTGAATATGCTCACCACAACGGATGTCCGTGGGACGGTCGGACGTGCGACGAGGCCGCCAAGGGCGGTCATGTTGCCTGTCTCGCCTATGCCACGAGTATGGGCTGCGTTTGTGGCCGCGATACGTGGATGGCGGCTGCCGCTGGCGGCAGTACCGAGTGCTTGGACATTATCGAGAGCCACTCACATTGGACCATAAATGAAGTGAATGGCGGCAGCGTATACGCTGCCGCGGCCGGCAGAGGCCACATTGTCGCCATCGACTGGATCATGTCAAGAGGCGCATGGGATGCCTTTGCTCTGCTCAAAGGCGCCGCGCGCCACGGCCGCATCGATTGCCTCGTGTATCTCTTGGACCGAGGGTTGGGCGCCGACTCGTGCTATGGGGACGATGACGCCGATGTGGTCGCCGCTGCCGCGCGCGGCGGTCATGTTGATTGCCTGCGCGTGCTCATCGACAACGGATTCTCGGTCGGCGTCAGCGTGTCCACAGCCGCCGCCCGTGGCGGACACATTGACTGCCTGCGGTACCTGCGTGACGCACACACGGGCGCGATTGGTTCTCGAGCAAAAAGACATGCGAGGCCGCCGCCTCCAAAGGCCATTTGGCGTGTCTGCAGTATGCGCACATAAACGGGTACCCTTGGGGACGGCGCACCGTGTCGGCCGCCGCCTATAGTGGTCACCTCGACTGTCTTGTCTATGCCATCCAACACGGGTGTCCATACGACGACTATGCCATCGAGGCCGCTGCGCGATCCGGCAAACTGCAATGTGTGCGATACCTCTACAGTATTGGTGCGCCAGTCCGTGGTCGTGCTCTGCGCGCGGCTGCCAAGGCGGGCAAGCCCGGCACGGTTCGGTTCCTCTTGGACAATGGGTGCCCGATCGACAGTACGACGTGCGCCGATGCTGCCCACCCCGACGTGTTTCTGCTCTTGCACAGTGCCGGGTGCAAATTGTCTCGCAATTGGTCCTGGGGGACCCCTCTCTTTTATTCTGGATGGCAGAGATCTGTATACAATGCCGTCTAGGCCTCGTGGGCATGCCCGCACTCGGATCGCCGCCGCCGAGACAAGAATCCTTTTTCGTCCCTATGCAAAGGAAAAAGAAAAAGAAAAAAACGAAAACTTGCCTCGTGATCCGAGATTTGCTTACGGCATGGTGTGCTGTGGTAGACCAGAACAAAAAAAAGAGGTTCTTTGTCATTATTTGACCTGGTTTGTGTGTTGGGTTTTTCATGGCGCGGCTGGTCGCCTCGTTGGCATCGCCCACGCGAGCCAATGTCTTTTTTCCTTGGCCTTTTTCGAGGCCAGATTGTCGCATAGCCTGCCCGGTCCGACTTTTGTCGGCGTGGACCTTTGTTTTTGTTGCACGAGTCTTGAGAGATGACCAGGGCGCCAACGACGACAAAGGGCGCACCGGACCACCGAGGGCGAAAAACAAAAAAAAGAGACTCGAAAAAACGAAATAATTGGGTCGGCGTTGATAGTGCAAACAAGGGGAGATCAACAAGGCACGGGATGAGCGTGCACAGCACAGGATATGGGCGCGCCAAAAGGCCGGTTGTGTGGCGCGCGATAGATCTTGGCCGTCATGGTGTCGTCGGCGCCCATCGACAGGATGACGCGGAATCGCTCGTCGCGGTTGGTGTCGCCGCTGACGACGAGGTGCGACGCACCGTCCTCTTCCAATAGGGCACGCGTCGAGTGCACAGAACCGGCCAGATGGATCAGGGCCGGACGCCGCGGTCCCACGTAAAAATGCCATGGGTGAAGTGCATCTATATCGCCCGGCTCCACGAGCAACACCTTGGCACAACCGAGTGCGCCAAAGGCCCCAGCCAGCGTGTGCCTGTCCTTGGCCATACAGTCGGCCAGGCGCCGGCACAATGTCGTCGTCTGCGCCGCTTTGTCATCTATTTTTTTTTGAGAGGGAAGGAGCCCAGCCGTCGGTCAGATTCGTCTCATGCACACGCCATTTTTTCATATCCACCGTGTGCCATTTTTCTTGGGACCGCGCGCAGACGAGATAAAAAAAAATAAAATAGGAAAAATCCCACCACACGTAGCAGCCACAATGGCAAGACCGAAAAAAAAGTATGGGATGAAGATAAAGGCGAAAGCGACGCCACGCACCTGTGGGACGTGCGCGAACCCAAAAGCGACGCCACCACGCTGTGGTGGGCGAGCGCGCAATGGACGATCGACCCCGACGCCTGGTTTTGGTTTGGTGACCCATGTGCTGTTGCTTGATCTTTTTGGGGCGTTGACGTTGACGGTCCGTGTCTTGTTCCGGTTGTCTATTTGTCGTCCTCTGCACCACCTGGTTTTTATTTTTAGTGTCGACTCGGGCGATGATCGCTCCGATTGGCTCACGGCACGTCGTTCACCGCCAACGAAAAAGTGGCGGTCGCGTGTGTGCGGCTCGGCCCGCTACGGCTTTTTTGGTCCCAAAGGTCTGTTCACGCCCACCTTTGCCCTTTGGGTGTATTTGTGTCTTTTTTTTCCACAGGTTTTTATTCCATCCCCCGACCACTTTTTCATACATGTTTTCTTTTTTTTTGATCATGCCTGGCGCACGACAAGGGAATAAAAAATAGAGGGCCAAATTGCGCATCAAGTTGATCAACACAAAGTCAGACGCCGTCGCCATGGCGAGGCGTGCAGGTCTCTGGCACAGTGGTCTCTTCCTCGTTGGCGGGGATGTGCGACGCGGCGTCGGCCAGGCGCGCCAAGACGTCGCCATGGCACGGATCATCCGGTCTGTTTTTGCACCAACAACCGAGCACCAACCCCTTGAGGCTGCCCACCTTGGCCACGAGGTCGGGCCGCCGGGCCAGATGCTCGTGCTCGTAGAGACGCACGGCCTCGGCCGCCGATCCGACCTGGCGGACCGTATAGGGGTTGGCCCACTCGCTCTGTGGCAGGTCCCACCCGCCGACCGTCCATCGCCGGCCGATGTAGACGTCGCAGTCTTGGACAATATGACCGCCACGTCTCCTAAGTCTCACAACACGCGTCAGCCTTGTTGTTGCCATTGGCTGTTGATCCCTTTGGCCGTTTGTCGGCCCGTTACTGTGTGGCACATCAGACGACGCACAGAGAGGTGCTGCGGTAGCCGGTACTGGACCGCGACCCTGTGTTGAGGAGACAGTCTCTTTGTTGTGATCCTCATGTGCATCGCCTGTTTTGGCTCGCTTGGCGACAAGGAAGCGCCGCAGGTCGCCCGCATTGGATCGCTTGGCTGTGGCCATCGTCGCACCCCTTTTCTTTATTTCCTTGTCCCTCGCTCTTTCGTGTTTTGTGGGCGGCTCTTTTTTGATGCCGACGACCGACGATGTCGGCCTGCCCTTTTTTCGTCGCCCTTTTTTTCCTCTGCACACACAAAAAAAGAGGCAAATGGCGTTGCCCAATTCATATGTGTGCGTGAGCGCCCTTTTTTTTGAGATGGCGCGCAAGGAAAGAGTGGGCGCGCGCGGCCAGAGTTTTGAAAATAAATGGATGCGCCCATTTGTTGTTCTTTTTTTGTGTGTGTGGTCCTCGGCGAGGCCTTGCACACCTCGACTACACAAAAAGAGATGAAAAAAAGTGTGGGAAAAAAGTCGATGATCATTATCATTATGATTGGTTGCCAAATGTACGGCAATTCTAGGTGCCGGGGCCAGCCGCAGGTTTATAGCGGCGGCGCCGACGACCATGACGTCGACCGGGCACAATACCGCGCTCCTTCATGAGCACGACGATATGGTCGTGGCCGCCGAGACACGCGTCGATTCGTGCATTTCCCGTGCAGCCTTCGTCACGATGCCGGTCCAAGTAGATGATCACGTCCTCGTGGCCGTTGGCAGCGGCGCCGTCCATGGCGTCGGTCGTGCAGCCCTCGTTGCGATGCTCGTGCAGATAGGCCACGGTGCGCAGGTGGCCGTTGGTCGCGGCGGCGTTCATGGCCCACGGCGTGCAGCCCTCGGTGCGGTGCTCGTGCAGGTAGGCCACAATGGCTGTGTGACCGTTGGCCGCTGCCCAGTCCATGGCGCACTCGGTGCAGCCCTCGGTGCGATTCTCGTGCAAAAATGCGACAATGTCCAGATGGCCGTGCTCGGCGGCCTGGTCCATGGCGGCCGTCGTCGCCACGCGGGTGCCATCGAGGTTGGCATGGAGAAAGCGCACAATGGCACCGTGGCCGTTGGCGGCAGCGACATCCAGCGCCGTTGGGTTTGGCATTGTGCATTGGATCGGTTTGGCGTCGTCCTCGGCGACATTGTTCTCTGTTTTGTTGGCGTCGTCGGTGGGGTCGTCGGTGACGATGCCCTTTTGGCACAAAAAGGTGACGGCGTCGAGGTGACCGCACCGTGCGGCTTCGGTCAAGTGGGCCTGGCGAAACACGACGCCGCGTTGGGCGAGCGCAGTCAAAGCGTCGACATTGTTGGTGGTGCACGCCCAGAGGGGACCGCGACGTATCCATGCGGCAATTTTACGTGTTTTGGACAGTCGCGGACGCGCGGCATCGTAAAAGCAGCGATGGGCCGCGACGCAGGCAGCCAAGTCGCGTCGTCCAACCGTTTTAATATCGCCTCGATGACCGCCGCCGGCAGGGACGTGATTTTGCACTCGCAAAGTGTTGGACAGTCGGCGCCTGCGCCTCGCGCCCTATTGCCGCGTCTTGCCTGCGTGGTTCTTGTGGACGCGACTCTGTTGGCCAAGGCACCAGCATCCGCGGTGCGGTGACGACCCATTGCTTTTTTGATTCATGAGCGTACCCGCTCTCGGCGTCGTGCGCGACATTGCCGATGGCGTCGACATGCGCACACACACACACACACACACGAAAAGATTACGCCGCGAAAGGGGGCAATGCCCCTGTACCAGGATATCCCTTTTCTATGGCCGCCTCTTCTTCCCGCCCTTTGCGATCGCACAAAAGGGACAAATGTCATTTCTTTTGATGAAAAAAAGGGAAACAAAAAAGGCGGCGACGGCCTAAAGAATCGGCATCGACATTCAGGTATTGGCCTGTGTGTCTGCGTGACGCCTAGGCGGACAGAGAGTCGTGGGCCGCACGGACCGACCGCAAATAGTCGACAATGGCAAAATGCTCGCGACGGTCGGCCTCGGCAATCAGCGTCTCTGTGACCTCTAGCGCATAAGTCTCGCACAGAAAACGGACGACAGCCAGGTTGCCCCCGTGGATGGCCAATGCCAACGTCGAGTCAGAGGCGCGTACATCAGGATGATTTTGATGGAGCCACTGGAGGACGCCCAAGTGAGCACCCCTGGCCGCAGCGTCGAGGGTGGACGTCGTAGGCGTCAGATGGGGAAAGTGGTCGTGCAACCATTCAAGAATGGCAACATGACCCTGTTCGGCGGCGCTATGCAGGGCGTCGACCGTGCACGCATGTCCATAGATGTCGTGCACCCAGTCGATCAAGTCGATGCGCCCAGTGGCTGCGGCAGTGTCAATCGACTCTGTGGTGCAGCCCGTGCCATAGTGGGCATGCAGCCACTGGGCCACGTCGAGATGGCCCGTAAAGATGGCAGCGCCCATTGCGGACTGCGACGGCACTATGTCGGGCCGATTCACGCGCAGCCATTCGAGTGCGTCAAAGCAATCCTGTGGGGCATCACGATCGAGTATCGCAAAGCAGCGACAGGAGACCACAGTGTCGATGGCAGAGTCGAGCACCGCAAGATCTGGGTGGCGCTCACACAGATAGTTTACCACGTTCATGTGGCCACCGTGGAGAGCCGTCGTGAGGACTCGGGGTGTCGGCTGCGCATCGGGATAATTGTCACACAACCACTCGACGACGCCCAAGTGGCCGTTTTGGGCCGCCGCATGTGTGGTTGATGCGTCAAACTGCACGCCGGCCACGTGCGTCACCATCCACTGCAACACGTCGAGGCGACCGTGGGCTGCCGCGCTGTCGCCCATCGATGGCAAGTAGTTTGGTATATGGTGGTTGGCGTGGAGCCAGCAGAGTACATCCATGTGGCCTCGCGATGCCGCATCGCGAAAGATGCGCACGGGGTCGATATGTTGTTGCGGCAGATGGCCAAAGATCCACTCGACGGCCTGCACGTTGCCGCCACAGGATGTCGACCCGGCTCTGACGGTGCACCCCTCGGATCGGTGACTGTGAAGCCATTGAAGGACCTCGACATGACCGCCGACGGCGGCCCAGTCCATGGCTGCGGTGGTGCAACCCTGCCTAGTGTTGTTGTGCAACCACTCGACAATGTCGAGATGGCCTCCGGCGGCGGCATAGTCCATTGCGACCGGATGCTCGTTGTCATCGGCGTCATCTAGTGGATGTTGACCAGTGCCAATGCTGCGCAAGTGGATGACAACATCTAATCGACCGGCCTCAGCGGCGCGGTTCATGGCACGGGGCGAGTAGCGTGCGTGCGGTACGGCATCACTCAGGAGCAAATCGATCAATTCGATGCGGCCGTGTGCGGCGGCCTCGCCCAGGTGACGACTCGTAAAGTAGTGGCCCGCAGCCGCGAGTGCCGCCACCGCTGCTGTGTCCCCTTTGCGACACAGGTCGAGGTCGTGCCGCCCCCACACGGCCAGCCGACGCTGTTGTGTAATCTCGTCGTCGGTGTGCACGAGAAACCATCGATGAGCCAGACGCGCTGAACAAAAATCAATGTCATTCAAATAGGCGAGGACGCAGGCAGCGATTTCACTGGGCATTGCGGTGAGCATCCTTTTGCGGCGTGCGTGTGTGCGCGTGTGTCTCATTTTTTTGTTTCTTCTCTCCCTGTTTTCCTTTTTCTTGGTCTAAGATGTATTGCCATCGTCGTCGGCGTGTCGATGCATCGACCCAATAATTTTCGTTGGACTCGGCAGAGAAGAAAAAAAAATTGGCGGCCAACACACGCCAGACAATCGGTCGGAATCGGCCTACACCAAAAAGAAAACCAAAACCCTCGACCGTCCGATGGTCGTCAAAAAATGTCTTTCCAACTTGGCAGGCCGACGAGATCTTTCTGTGTGGTTGTTGTCATTTCCAAAAAAAAAAAGATGCAGCCTTTTGCCGTCGTCTTGTTCCTTCCTTGCGCAGATTTTGGCACCAGCATGCCGGTGGCCCTCAAAAAAAAAGACAACTCGGCAGGCGCGCCCGCCAGAGCAGCCGCCGACAGCAAACAAAAAAAGGAAAACAGAAAACACGCATTGGGTTTGGATTTTCTTGTTATGATTGTTGTTGTGGTTTCTTTTCCGTTTTTGTTTTGGCATCGTGAACGGCCAGACCTCTGCAGGCGTCGCCGTGGCGATCAAGGCTCAAATGTCAGTTGGGGACCTCTTGCGCTTGTGCGATTTGCCGTTGGCACCCCGCGGCACACCGCCGACGGCCGCCAGGGTGCCCACAAAGCATAGTCGGGCGGTGCTGTTGTCGCTCTTGTCAGGAATGAAATCGGCAATGCAATCTTTGGCGATGGGTTCATTATCGGCCACCAGGTCGTCGCCTCGGTCTTGGCCGTGGTTGTCGTTGCTGGCGTCGCAATGGCGCTCGCGCCAGCGGATACTGGGCAGAGCCGACGATACCTTCTTTCTGGCCAGGGCAAAGTAGGTCGGGTCAATCTCGGCGCCGATGGCATGACGACGGGCATCCAACGCGGCAATGAGCGTCGTGCCGCTGCCGGCAAATGGATCAACGACCGTGTCGCCGTCAAAGGAAAACATGCGCACCAGGCGCGCGGCCAACTCGCGCGGAAACGGCGCCGGGTGGTCCTTGGAGCGGGTCCCCGGCACGTCGGTCCAAATCTGGCGGAACCAGGCATGAAAGTCGGCTTTGGGGATGCGGCTGAGGTCGCGCTGCGCGGGCGTGGGCGACCGATAGCCGCCAGGCTTGCGCAGCATCAATATGTACTCGATATCGTTTTTGATGATGGCGTTGGGTTCGTAGGGTTTGCCCAGCATCGACGCCCGGCCATTGTTGACCTCGTGCGCCGCCGAGCCGATCTTGTGCCAGATGATGGGCGCCAGGCAGTCGAACCCAACCTTTTGGCACGCGATCTGGATGTCAGAGTGGAGCGGCACCAGGCGGTGGCGGCCGTGCCTCTTTCGCGACAAGAGCACATCGCCGACGACCACCACCAGCCGACTGCCGGGCACCAGCACGCGGTAGCATTCGGTCCACACCTTGTCGAGTTGCTTCAAAAAGTCGGCATAGTCGGCGACGTGGCCCAACTGGCCCTCGACCTCGGCGGCAACGTTGTACTCCTTGAGGTTCCAATAGGGCGGCGACGTGAGCACCAGGTGGACGCTGGCGTCGTCGACAAAGTCCAGGTGACGCGCGTCGCCATTGACCAGCACACAGCGGCGTCGCTCTGGCAACGACGGCTTGCTGTCCTGCCCAATATCGTCGACCACGTCGGCAGGCACGTTGGGCGTGCTGCACTGGCGGTCGTCGGGATTGCACGACAGCACCTCCTCACTGTCGTCTTGCATTGCACGACGATCCGCCCGTGATGGGGGCGGAAAAAGAAAAAAAAAGAGGGAATGGCCTCTCTCGTCGTCTCGGTTTTGTTTGAGAGTTTTTGCCCTATCTACCTTGTGTTGTTGCGGTTGCCCATGCACGTCGCCAGTCTGCTGCGCACACTTGCATCTTCTTTTCGTTTTCCTTTTCAGATGTATGCCGTCCCACGGCGTTCCGACGTGACGGCTCTTTCGACAAACACCGCTCGATCCGAGTGGACCTGCATGGACTCTTCCGAGCGTGTCCTCTATTGTGCGGGCCAGTGGCTGTTGCATCTGTGGCCCGCCGGTGGCGGCCCCCTGCAAAATGCATTTATGGCGGCGGCCTCGCAAACAAGAAAAAGAAAAGAGGATTGAAAAGAAAAAGAGGCGCAGCCAACAGGAGCCGTATTGTTGCACTTCTCTTTTTTCCCCCTTTCGTCTTTGTGGCCTTTGGGGGAAGTGGGCTTGTGCTTTGTGTCGGCCCAACAAGGCGAACGATTTTGTTGGTGCAATTTTTTCCTCTGCGAGCACGCTCTGGTTGACATTTTTTTGATCGGTGCCCGCCTCGACGCTGGCGCAGAGTGGGAAGAAAAAAAGGCACACAAACCCCCAACTGCCAACAACAACAACGACGACAATGGCGATGACAATGCCGACACCAGGCGACAGCGGGATCGACACGCTGCCGCCCGAAGTGATTGCCGCCATCACGGCGCATCTGGGCGACCGCGACCTGTGCCGGGCACGCGCGGCGCACCGGTGCTTCCGCGCCGACTCTGACGAGACTATGGCCAAGCGCGCCGACAGGTGGCGTGGCGACAAGACCCCCGAGCACTTTAGCGCCGTCGGCCTCGTCGAGGCCCTAGAGATTTTGCACAGCCGCGGCATGGCCATGGGACCTGCGTGCGCCAAGGCGGCCGCCTCGGCGGGTCACGTCGACGTGCTCGCATTTTTGCGTCGCGTGGGCACGCCGTTTGACGTCCTAGAGACACTCGACATCGCGTCGCTCTTTACTGCGCTCGCAGGCGGACTGAGAACCAAACGGTCCACGATGGCCGCAGGAGAAATCATCAGCACGGTCGTCATGACCCTTGCATTTGGCGCGCCGTCTGGCGCAGAGAATGCCAGCCGTCGTGTCATGTCGCTTGCTGACGTAGCCGCACGCAACGGTCACCTCCATGCTGTGGTGTGGCTGGTGCGCGTGGCGGGCGTGACGCCCACGACAATGGCTATGGACTGCGCGGCTGCGCGCGGCCATCTGGACGTCGTGCGCTGGCTGCACGACAACTGCGACCATGGATGCACGACCACCGCTATGGATTTGGCCGCCATCGGTGGCCACTTGGATGTTGTCGCCTTTCTCCACCAATGTCGCACCGAAGGGTGTACCACGGCCGCCATGGATGGCGCCGCTGCTGGCGGACACCTTGATGTGGTCGCCTTCCTGCACAAACACTGTACCAAGGGCTGCACGACGACGGCCATCGACAGCGCGGCCGTAGCAGGCCACATGCCCGTGGTGCGCTTCCTGTGCGAAAACCGTACCGAGGGATTCACCCGCCCCACCATCCACGAGGCAGAGGCCGCCGGCTACCCGTACGTCGCTGCATACCTCGCGCGGCGCACGGGTCCAAGCGGCGCCGAGGAGCACACAATCAGCGGTCCATTCGCGTCCTATGTCGACGGCGATGTCGTCGACGACAATGGCTTTGGTGTCGCCGGCGGGACCACCGGGATGCAGCCGACCGACGACGATGGAACGAGAACCAATCTGCGCGCCGAGTTTGTGAACGCCGTGCTCAAGGGCGACATTGCTGCCATGGAGCAGATACACGCACGGGGCCTCGCCCTCGACGGTCCGACACCGCGTGCGCATAACAATTACTGGATGATGGCTGCCATGATCGGTCGACTCGACATCATTCAGTGGCTAGACGCGCACGATGCGAGTGGACGAGATTGCGGCGCCGTCACGGTGGCGCTGGTGACCGAGCGGCTGGATATAGCGCGCTGGCTTTACGAGCATGGGGTGCGCGACGATCTGACCGAGATGATCGACGATGCGGCGGCCAGCGGCGAGGCTGATCCGGTGCGCGCTGTCTATGACCAATATGCGTCCATCCTCGGGTCTGTTGCTGGAGTAGCGACATGATAGCGCAGGTGCGCCAACTCGCGAGACTGATCACCAGACAACAACAACAACAACAACAAACAACAACAACAATAACAACAACAACAGCGCACTCGACGGCGACGTGCCTGCTCCAACGGATCCGTGCGTCCCGACCGACCGATCGCCTTGATGTGTGCCTGAAAAGGCATTGTTGGCTTTGCCCCTCCAGAGTCTTTCTTTTTTCTTGTCGGGTGGCGTCTGCAGAGAAAAAAGGAAAAAAAAAGTCTTTTTGTTCCAACAAAAAAACGCAAAACACGCAGACAGGAAACAGACGGACCAGAGGCGCGTGCACGGGCATAGGCGCCCATCACAAAAAAACGTGATCCCACGCCACAGCAAACTTGGGTGCGCGGCGAGGTCGCCGCAATAGACCACGCCAAAGAAAAAAAAAAGAAGGAGAGGCAACAACGACACAGAGCGCAAAAAAACAGATTCTTAAAAGAGACGAAAAAAAACAAAAGTGGGTCCGCCAAATGGGGTTTCCGGTCGACGGGGGAATCAAAAAAAAAAGAAGAGGGAAAACGCCACCGAGCACAAAAAAAGTGGTGATTCGCGCCCATTTCCAAGGGCGACCTACTGACGCCACACGGGCGGACCCCACCGAGCGAAACCAACCCACGACGGCCGCGCCGACGACAGAGAGAAAGAAAAACTTTTTTTCTTTTTTTTTGTTCCTTCTCCCTGGCGACACGACTCAGCAGCAACACGGATGGACGCACAGCGCCGACGCGCCGCGCTGGCCGCGCTCGACGCTGTCGTGGGGACCGTCGCGGCGCGGAATCATCGCGGCGTTGCCATGGGCCTCGTGGCCAGCGCGGTGCGCGCGCGGACCGGCCTCGACCTCGGCGAGTGGGCGGCGCGCCTGGCCTACCCCACATGGATCGACCTCGTGCGCGCGCTCCCATGCGTCCGTGCTCTCGTCCCGCGTGGGGCCGACTGGGACCTGCTGCCGACCATGGTCCTCGCTTTGCCCAGCCACGACGCCCCGTGGCATCGCGTGCCGTCGCCGCCACCGAAACCGAATTCCAACCCCATCAGCCCAATGCCAGCCGTCGTGCGCACCGCGCGTCAGTGCCGCAAGGCTGTCGCCGATTTGCGACGATTCTCCTTTGTCTCGCTCGTCTCGACGCATCGACGTGCCACGACCTTGGCATGATTTATTTGGGGGCGCGTGAGAGCGACGGTCGGCGCGCCGTCTGTTATGCCTTTGACGTGCACGCGACAGCACCCGCCACAGAGTGGCAAGGCGTCGCGCAGATCTTTGGTGCGGGCGGCCTGGCCTGGTTTCTGGGCGATCCCGCCGTGCCCAAGGCGGTGTGCGGCGCCGGACCTGGCCACGACAGCGTCGCACATGCCGCCACCAGAGACATCGCGCAGTTGGCACGCGCGCCAACTGCAGATGGCGCCGCTATGACCAACCTGCTCGTGCGCAGCGTTGTGAGAGCGCTGCCCCCCGCTGGGCTCACCCCAGGCGGCGGCAAAGATTCCGCTGGTGCTGCACAAGACGCCGCCATCAAGGCCCTGCACGCACATAAGTTTGATATGGCTTTGTGGGCGCAAGCCGGCGAGGCATCGAGCGGCTACCGTTGGTATTGGCTGCGACGGCCGCTCTCGCCGCACACATTGGCCAACGGCGCCGATCGTGCATGATGCTGTGTGTCGCATACGAGGCCATGCAAAAGGCCAGCGCAATCCATGAGCCAGGTCCGCCCTCTGCGACGACGCCAGTCACGGCCGTCACCGACAGCCTTTTGTGTGTCGCCGCGGCGCAGACGGCCGCCTGCAACAGGTGGCCTCTGTCCGTTGCGCCCCGCGGCGATGATCGCCAACCAAACAGAGACAGTGATATCACCCTTGCCTGTCCTTTGGACGACCTCTATGGCAAAGTCGACGATCGCCGCGCCGCCGTCCATGCCAAACAAAAACCCATCAAGACCGATGCTGATGCCAGGTGCGACGTGGAGGGTGACAACGACTGGGACGACTTGTGGCGTGCCGTGCAACACTATATGGCCGTCTCGGCTACCAGCGATTCCTATGCGGCTGCTGCGGCCGATGACGATCGAGATAGACGACAAGGTGTCCAACAAGGCGATCACTGGCATAGAGACGTCGGGGAGGACGATGATCGTGACTTTTGGCCTGTGCTGCTGCCGTCGCCATTGTGGGCCTATGACGAACCTTGGTGCCCGAACGGGCAGAACATTTAAAAAAAAAAGAAATTTGACAAAAGCCCGCCGTGCGCATCCCCAACGGGCGCGTTGGGGGTTTGCAAAAAAAAAGTGACCAGCCAACACATCTGGGTTTTTTATCGACTCCTCTTTTTTTTTCCAAAAGATTACCGAGGCGCAAAAAAAAAAGAACTCGTCTTTTTGTCTGGATTGGAAAAAAGGGATCGACGCGAGGGTGCCCTTTTGCATACACATACGGCGATGCGGACCGCCAGAGGCGATGGCACGGTCGGACGCCTTTTTGCGGTTCTCGCCGCCGCCATGAAAATAAACATAAACACGAAAATAAAAACCAAGAGCGGCATCGCCGTGGGCGCAATAATGCGCATGCAATAGCGTGCGGGCTTGTGTGGACAGAGACGACGGCGGACCCGTGCACTCTTTTTTGGGCATCATCGCCATAGTCCTCGTAGTGGTTTTCTTTCATTTTTTTTCTCATTTCAAAAAAAAAGGACAAAAAAACCCATGAGGCGACTAGAGGATCAGGGAGGCGTCGTCGGCCCGGCACAAGGCTTGTCGGCGACGACGATAAAATAGTCGACCCAGCCGGCGTGGTAGGCACGCAACCAGGCCGCCGGCCACGTCCACGTTGGCTGGGCGAGGGCGCACCACGCGCCAAAGGCGTCCCAGACGCGGTCGCCAACCCTCGCCGGCGACTGGACCGAGAGACCCGCAGCGCGCATTTGCGCCTGAAGGTCGCCGACGACGACCAACTTGTCGATGCCGACGGCCACCGTGCGCACACCCGAGGCGATCACATCATGCTCTTGCGCGGTCAGCGCGCGGTCGGCGAGAAAAGTGCACACCACAAGCCGCCCACCGGGTGCAAGACAGCGCGCCGCCTCGGTGACAAAGGCCGACGGCGAGTCGAAATGCTGGAGGGCCTCGACCGTGTAGATACGGTCCACGGACGCATCGCCCAACGGCAAGCGTTCGGCCGGACCCTGGGCAAACCCGAGTCTCGCATCAGTGGCAGAGCAGAGAGCCTTTGCCCTGGCCAACTGGTCGGTCGACAGGTCGATGCCTGTCACCGAGGTGAGCACATGGGGCTCGTGCTGAGCCGCCAGAGCGCGGCAGCCGGCGCCCAAGCCGCAGCCGACCTCGGCCACGGCACCGCGCGGATCAAGGGCCTCAAAGACACGCTCATAGAGGGCACGACTGCTGGCCTGCCGTTCAGCGAGGGTCGGGACAGGCGCGTCGGCGGGCGGCTCACCGCGCGCAGATGCACGATTTGCGTCCCAGTAGCCAAAGTTGATAAACGGCCCGACAAAGGCCGGCAGCGCCGACATGTCGCTGCTATAGAGCGCGCCTACGTCGGTGGCGAGGTTTTTCGAGGGGGTGCCGGTGGCCGCAGCGTCGGCAGAGGCGGTCGTGGTGCCGTCCTCGGTGGTCTTGGAGTCCAGAGTCGACATGGGTTGCTGTGGTTGCGCCAACTCGATTTGGTGTGACTACAAAAAGCACACGTGAAGCCTCTCTTTTTGTGCAGAGGCAATGGGTACGCGCGGCCGACACCAACAGAGGCGGTATCGTTAAATGCGCCGACTCAACCAATACCGTGTGTGTGCCTCTGGCCAGAGCGAGAGAGAGAGAGAGAGGGACCAATGAAGAGACACAAAGGATTGGCAAGACGGGCCACGACGCCAAGACTGGACGATCCCCATGCACCGCGGCAGGGCGTCGCTGCACACGGTTGGCCATTGTTTCATACCTAAAGAAAAAAGTTCAACAAAAAAAGTGCTGCCAATCGGCGACAAATAGGACAGACTTTTGTGGGACCATGCACCAAGGGGACCGGCAAGGCGACCGCAGCAAAGACGGGCAGTGAGCAAAAAGTCCAAACCCGACAACAAGAATAAAGGTTGAAAAAAAGAGAGGCACCAGGCCAAAAAAGTAGTGGCACACAGGGAGCGCGGATCGACAGGGCCACGCCAATCCAAAAGGGCACGTACGGACGGCACCGTTGTCCAACAAGATCGACGCACGCAGTGTCAGTGGGCTGCCGTGTCGGCAGTGTGCCGACAACGTCGCCATCGCCAAATCCAAGAACCGTCGCATGTCGTCTGGGATGTCCTCTCGGACGAGGCTGTCTGGTGCATTTTGGTGATGTGCGCCCAGCGCGACATTTGTGCCCTCGCCGGGACCTGCCGTCGCATGCACCGCCTCTGCATGGACGACGCCCTTTGGCGACACATCTACCGACGCGACTTTCCGCCGTGTCGCGGTGCATGCCTGCTGACTCTGGGAGACGAGGTCTCGCGCTCATCCTTTTCGCCCTTGGACTATGCCCGACGCCGGCTCGACCGTCTGCTGGATCCCGGCGACGATCTCTCGATGCCCGACCCTACGCCGGATTCGGCTGCCCTGTGGACCGTGGAGCGCCTGACCTCGGCCGCCATACATGGCGTCTCGCAGTGCGTGCATCATTGGTCCGACGTCATCGCCGCCCGTGGTTATCGGTGGGCGTGCGCGTCCATGATACCGCTTGCCCATCGCACGATGCCGCAGCGCCCGTTTTATCCGGTCGATGAACCCGGCGCAAAGGGTACTGTCGTCGGCTATTGCACGGTCCGCTCTGCGTCCATCTACAAACTGCGCGATGACGTCGAGGAGACTTGCGACCTGCCCTACAAGGCGTCTTACCGGGGCGAGGTCGAAATACGTCCTTGTGGATTTGTCGCCCACGGCCTCGGCACCATAAACGATCACGACGCGGCGGCCTTTGCGTGGGCGTGCCGAAGCGGCGCATGGAACCATGGCCGAGACCACACTAGTGGGACCTGTGCATTATGGCAGCGGGCAATTGGGCGGTATGACGCTGTTGTGTTTGTGCATTGCTCCGGTCGCGATCTCGTGCATCATGCCGAGATGCCAGGCCAGCCCGACTGTGGCATTGGCGTGTTGCTGTCGTCTGACGGCGATGTTGCCGTCGGTTGTCTGTATCATCCCGATGGCGATCCGCGCGAGGGCACCACGCGCCTGGCGGCGATTGCGCGCATCGGACAGACGGAGCGGCACGTCGGGTCGGTGACCGCCATGGCGACATGTGCATCCTTGCGGCGCGTGACCGACCGTCTGTGCGGCATACTACCCGGAGGCATTGACGGCCGCGGTCTCCTTCGCACGCCCTCGCAAAGGGTGGCCTTTGCCGGTTCATTTGTCAAGGGCGAGCCGCACATTGGCAAGACATGGGACGCCGACGGTCGGCTCCTCTACGCCGGATTCTTCGAGCACAATGCCCTCGACCGCGGCACCCTCTATACTGCAGACGGCACGACGCTCCAGGGGTCATGGGTGCGCGGTTGGCGCGACATTGACTCGCCCGCCTGCCGTATCCCGGCGACCTATCTTACGGCGTCCCATCCTGATGGCGCCACGGTCCTATGGAAGGATTGGATGCGCGTCGACAGGCGCACGCGCCCGCGCGTTGCCGACTTTTGGTGGACATTGTCCACAAATGGCATCGTCACCACCGATCGTCCATGGCCGTCGGCCGACTGGGATGTCTTGGTTCTGCCGCCCGACCTTGCACAGCCAACGAGGGCGCCCGCGCGCCCACTGCTGGCCGACGTGGGCCTTGCAGTCGCACGATCGATGCATCTCTTGCACGCCGACGACATCGTCGATGATCTGGCCTTTTGGCCGCGCCCCAACCCTCCCGATGGACCGCGGCCCCACTTGGACGACGTGCTCGCCTTTCTGTCGAGAATGGTCGCCACACGGCCCCGCTGGGCGCGGTGTCTTGGCGTCGTCTCGGCCATGTACGGCCCTCTGTAAAAAATGCAAAACAAAGGCGGGCGACCATGCCGTGCGCATCCCCGTTGGCGTCTCTTCTCTTGCCCTCCTTTTTTCTTTGCCTTGTTGTTTCTATTGTTTTTTAATATAAAAGAGACAAAAAAGAATAGAATATATTCAAGGGCCGTCGCTGTCGTCGCTCGGCTCTGTGTTTTCTAGGTCGTTGGATTTTTGTCGGTTCGGACCAACACACAATCATCCAAGAATACAGTTGCCCCAATGTTTTTTGCGCGCACCAACATTGTTTTTTTTGCGTCTCCATGAGAATGGCCTTTTGCGGCTAGGTGTGGGGAATGACGCCGCAGGTCGAGACCACGCCGGGGTTGCTCGCACCCTCCGACAGACCCCCCAATTGACCAATCGAATTCTTCTTGTTTTTTTTTGTGCGCCGACGAAAAAAAAATTACATGGCGGCTGCATGTCGGCCTCGGCAGGCGGGCCAGCATCGTCGGCACTCGCCCGATCAATCCACGCACAGAAAAAAAAATCGAGCAGCGCTCCCGACCTTTTGGCGCGATTTTTGTTCTTGAAAAAAACCTACAAATTCCATCCTCCCCTGCTGTCTTGGCCGCCGCACCTGCGCCTCGGCAAGTCATCGCCTCCTACAAGTTTGCGTGGTCGCGCTGCGCGACAAAGGCGAGGCAAAAGGGTGATCGACACGCAACCACTCCGAGACCACAAGGACAAGTAAAAAACAAAAAAGTGCCCATGATGGACTCTGCTGGTATCGGCGCCGACGCCACAGAATGCCTGCCCGACGAACTGTGGCACATGATCCTCAACGGGGCCGACACCCGCGGCCTATCGTTCCTGCCCCAGTCGTCGCGTGTGGCCGCGCGCATGACGTGTCGCCGGTGGCGCCTGGTCGTGTCTACGCCCTCGGCAACGGATCGCATTCGTCTTGTTGGCGACGACGATGACGACCCCGATGGACGCCTCGCCGTCGGTGCCGTCATCACGGTCGATGCCATTAGGCCCCTATTTGCCCAGTCCTCGACTTTTGCCGAGGGGCTAGCGCGCGTGCGTGCCGCCTACTTGCCCGCGGATCACGGCGATGTGAACCTTGACACGGTCTGCGTAGATGATCGCCGCGACGAGATCCATTCAGTTCTATTGGCGGCCGCGGCCGCCACGGGAATGGCCGTCCACCTCGACGCCGTCGCCGCCCTCTTGGGCAAACCGCCGCGCGATGCCTTTTCGGCGTGGCTCCACGACACCGACACACACCGCATGGCCGACGTGGCCGACGCCGTCTATGACGCATGCGTGCGCGCCGACGTCGATCGCGGTGTCGACTTGGCGGCCCCCTTTCTGGGTCTCGACAGGCTGGTGGCGCCCGCCAAATACGCCATTTGCACAGACGACCTGACGATGCTGCCTGTGGCCGTGCGCCATGCGCGCCGCGCCATCCTGCTCGCTTGCGCGCGCAAAAAGGCGGAAAAGGCCGCGCGGTTTTGCGACTCGCGCCTCTGGACATTTGTGCTCAAGCGCGGCACGCCGACGACCGCGCGCCTGCTCGTGCACGCCGGCGTGTCGATCGACTCGCTGTCAACCAACGACGACTACCACGAGCCAGACGACATCCTCTTTTTCGAGTCCAACGAGACCTTTTTCTCTTATTATGCAACGGCCCGCTGGCACGAATCGGCCGACCATGACCATGCACCGGACCGCGCGCTCAACGACGCCCTTTGGCTCATGTGTTGGGCCATCAAACACGGCGACTCGCTTTTGTGTGCGTGGACGGCGCGCTGCTACGCCACGCGCTACGGGCGCGGGTTTGGTCCGCTTGAGGCCGACGAGGCGATCACGCTGGCAATGCGCTCTGGCACCTACCGCATGCTCTCTCGCTGGTTTTTCGCCTATGCATCGCAAGATATCACCCCACAGACAATCGCGACAGTGCTCTCCGAGGCAGCCGCGATGCCCTATGACGAGACTCTACGCCAGAATGTCGAGCAGTTTTTCCGAAATTGGGCACGCGAGATTGCCCAGGCCGACGACGGGCGCATCGCGACCGACTATCTGTTTCACCGTCCATCGTGGACATTGGCCTGGATCGTGCGCGAACACGCGCCGCCTGTTTCTGGCCCGCTTGCCCTCGTCGACGGTCTCTGGGCGCGCCATGCCGGCCGGGTGCATTGGGCACTCGCGCAGGGATCTCTGTCGGCCGTGTCCTCGGCCCTGGCCAAACTGTGCCGGGCCGCACGTCGTTGGGGTCTCGTCTCAGACACTATTATCGCGGCAGAGGCCGCCGCCTTGGGTCGCCACCGTCCTGACCGTCATCCGTGGGCGCGCACCCTCGTGCACCTTCAGGCCGTCACGCCCGATGCGCGCGCGTGGCACCCCTGGACAGGCACCGTGGTGCCGCTCTCGTCGGCCGCCTGTGATGCGATCGCCGCCCTGAGCGCACGCCCAACTTGTGGCGCACGCCCGACCACAGACGGCATGGAAATCGATACCGACAACCAACGTGGGGCCGACGGCAAAGATTGTGGCGACGACGACGACGGCGCCGATGGCGTCCATGCGAGCGCACACAAGCAGCGCGCCCGCGATCCCAAGCACCGATCGTCTGCGTGTTGCGCTCTCGGCGCCGTCAGGCTGCTGGCCCGTGCCGACCTGGCACTGCCCCTGCCCCGCGATGTGGCATGATCGCCCTCAATACGGCTCCCGCGCCCGGTTTGCGCGTCCCCCATTCCTTCCCTTTTATGCTCGTTGCTGTTGATAAAATGGAAAAAAAAAGAGAATTGATCCGCAAAAAAAAGGAGAAAATTGCATGCCAGGCAAAATGAGAGGATGGGGGCCAGTGTCTATTCGGTCACCACCATTACAGTGGCAACATAGCCCACAATTATACCCAACAGGAACGGCCACCAGGAGGTGGTCATCCATGCGACGCTCTGTTCTGTGGCGAGGGTGATCAAGTTTGACACGGCCGTGGCGAGCAATACTCGGTTCAGTCCACCATGTATGATTAGGTGGGTCCGGTCGCCGAGATCGAGGATGGTCTGGAGGGCACGGCGCTGGTCGCGCGCGCGCGCCGATCCATGCAATGACGGACGGGGCTCGGGCCTCGACGGCCGTGACGGCCAACGCGGTCGCCCGACGCTGGTTGTCGAGTCGTGGTCGCGCCGCACAGCCCCAATCGCACATCCGGGCCAGAATATCGGCGCGATCGGCGCGCACCGCATCGCGGGTGATGGCGGCAGTACACGCGCACCAGCCTTGGGGCGGCGCTCATGGAGCGCGGTCATCACGGCGACGGCATCGGGCCCGTATTTGATGGCGTGGCGACACAGCCGACCAAGCAGGCCTTGGTTAAAGAGGGGACGCGCGTCAAAGCGCGACGCGTCGTATATGTCCAAAAAGTAACGGACAATGTCGGCACCTCCGCGACCGTCGACGGCGGCCTCCAAAAGGCATCGCGCCTGACCAAAGAGGCGCCTCCACGCCCGCGGCCAACCCGTCTCCACTCGAACCGGTAGAGGTCGGCCGCCGTGTCCACACTGGCCCGTGTCCAGACCGTCGTGATCACGCCCTGTTGCCCGCCATACACAGCCGCCTCGACCCAGTCAAAGGGTACCGGCACGCCGGTACGCATGCGGTCCAACAGGGTTTGTGTAATGTCCAGCGGCGCGCCTGCAGCAAGAAAGGCTACAGGATCGGCTAGCACCCGCTCTGTCAAAGCGCGAGTGGGGCTTTGGCCTAGGGCCACATAATACGACACGGCATCACGAGCCCGCGCCAGGTGCGAGGCTATGACGTCGATCATTTCAGTGGGCATGTCGCCCAACCGAGGTCCGCCTGCCCAGAGGCTGCACGCGTCCATACATGCCATTGGCAGTGGTGGTGCTCTTGGTTTTGCTGTCCTTGTTGTGTTAGTCGACTGAAACGACCAACGAATTGAACCAATTGTTTGGTTGATTCCTTCGTGTCCTGTCCTATCCTTTTTTTTTGATTTTTTTTTGATTTTTGGGCCGATCTCTCTGCAGGGACCGCAATGCCAGAAAGAGGGACAGAGAGTCGCTTTGCAATGAAAGTATAATTAGACATTGGCCTGCGACAGGGCGTTGTAGCATGGCCAATGGGCGCCCTCAACCCAGACATCCGCCACCATATGCGAGGCTGGTCACTCTACCGGCGAAATAACCAGCGCGCTCAATTGCTGGTCTATTTTGGTTTTCCACAAAGAGGACCTTTTGCGTGTTTAAACACCCGCTGCCAATGGCAGCGGCTCGGCGCCTTGTACCGATTAACCCGGCCCCTCTCCCGCGATCGCTGACGTCGCCCAATTATTCGCGATCATCCGCAAGTGCTATTTGCGCCAGCCAGCGCTCGATATTCCAGCGACCCTCAAGGTATAAAAGGCGCAATCAGTGACCAGTTCACTAAAAAAAAGGCACACCACAGTTTCGGTGCATCACCCCACCACAAAGCGAACCGACCGCAGAATACGCACGCCCATTTCTTCCCTTGGCATGCACAAATCTCACGTCCTGCCGGGCTTGCTGGTACCCATAAGCCTCATTGGCAGAAGGAACCCAACTCTCCATTGGCCCAATGCACGCCAACTGCTGGACGCCATCACGTCCTCCTTGCCCCTTACCAACATTTTGGTCTTGATCACAGGTACACGCCATTTCATCGATTCTTTTGCCTATCTTTTTTGAGCCTCCTTCAATCTCCCCTATATTTTTTCCGTTCACAGACGAATTACGAGAGTTGGATGTCAGGGCCTTTACTGGATCCGCCCACGGTAGGCCTCCCAACGACGCACAAGTAAGTCGGATAGCAAAAAAGGAGGCACAAGCCTTTCGTGACAGTTTTACGCATGCTCTTGGGCAGATGTCTGACACGGTAGCGGTACGCTGTGTGTTTCTCCGCGCCATACCGTTACATATACATGTCACTTATGTATTGCTTTATGTACTTGGGGTGGGGAGGGGGGTGTAGGCGCGTATTAAAATCGTCCACCGGAATGACATTGCCGACCACGACTGGCAACGCGATGTGCAGACCCTCAAGAGCGAGTATGGACAAAACCCCTACTTCCAGTCCAGGGTAGATGCCATAGTCGAATGCTTGACAAAGAAAAGAAAGGATCGGCGGGTCCTCTCTGACGAGAGAGCGCGGTGGGCTCGTGAATTCCTCATTAGAGAGTTGCCGACCCAACTGAAAGGAGTCAGGCACGACCATTGTTCTTACTCCCGTATCTTTTATCCGTGCTTTCCTGCTGTGCGCGAATCGGTACTTGCCCTTCCCGCGCCATACCCTACTGCAATGACATTCACCACAACATGCCATTATTTCATAGGGCGCTCCGCTGATGGACCTAGTGACTCAAATACACTCGGCGGCCGAGTTTGCACAAGTGAGACAACAGTTGGGCCTCACTTCTGACTCGACGGCGCAGTTTGTCTACTGCCTTTTCGAAGAAGGAGCATGCCCGCGCGTCCCACACGAAAGCGTACCGCAACCGATCGAGGTCGACCTCCCCCAGACAAAAGGCCACACGCCGCACACTTTGCGGTTCGTCGCTGCAACGGCATTACACGAACAAAACACCCGAGACGAACCGCCGGTTGCAGGGTCGCCAGCGCACGACCAACGCCAGGCGGCGTCCTAACCGACTGACCTCATGTTTTGGTTAAATAGGCCAAACTGGCTCCAAGCCGCCAACAAAAGGCGTATCTGCAAATAAAAAAATACCCCAAATCATGGAGCAAAAATATGTTGCAGTCGCTCCTGACGCCAGGCGACGACCGACCAACCAACAACTCAGCACTGACCAATTTCCTTGTTGTCCGTCTGCAAAAACCGAGGCCAAGTCGACCCACAAAAGGAATCAAATCGCTGGCAGTGTTCCATAGACTGCTAATAAAATTGTGCCCAAAAATATGCCCGCAAGTGAGTTAATCGCTTATGTTGGAAAAAATACTGGCTTAAAATGCAGAATGCGGTTTTTTGTGGCATAAACCATGGGGTTTTCAAAAATATGATTTTCTTTTCATTTTTTAATACATAATTTCTAAACAAAAATAAAACAAAAAGCATAAAATAAAACCATGTGGGGAACTAGTCGGTCGGCGAGTCGTCGACGACAGCGCAGGCGGCCGGCAGACAGACCCGCTCGACGGCCTGGTCTAGAATGTCAATGATGTTGAGTCGGGGATCCACGTCGCCAGTCACAGCGGCAAAAAGGAGGGCCAAGGCGCTATGCTGTGAGGACCCGGCGAGCGCTGCCATGATGTGGCCGAAATTGTTTGATCGCATAAACGCATAGGTGTCGCGGATGGCGGCCGAGGCGTGCACGATGCCTCCGAGCGACATGGCGGCGGCCTCAAGGCGCTTTACGGTCCGATCGACAGCCGGCGCCATCGCGGCAAGGTGTCTGGCCTCGCGCCAGCCTTGGCCTCGGCTTCAAGTGTGGCCAGCGTGTTTTCGTCCAGGACCGCGACCGCTGCCGACGCCAGGTCGTCGAGAGCACCCAAGGTGCGGTCGATCTCAGAGGCCGAATAGCGGGCATCGTACCACGCGTCGCCGAGACGCTCATACCAAATGTCGCGCGCAGTCACGACCGCCTCGGCGTCGGCCTTTTGTTGGGGTCCGAGGGCGATCGCCTTGCAGAGTAGGGCGTCGCCCTCGGCAACGATCTTGGCAATGTGCTCGTCGACTCGGCGTGCGGCACCAATCCATGTGCCGAGGCCGTTATCCTCAACGTCCATCGCCGTCTCTTTCATGCCGACCAGGGCGTGGAGCACATCCAGTGCGCATGCGTCACCGACACAACACGCAATCGCCGTGGCACTTGTCTTTTGGGCCTTGGGTCGCAGAGATCTCTGATAGGGGCGCGCGGCAACACAGGTCGACATTGGTATTTTCTTTTTTTTTTAAAAAATGTGGATCCGACTCTGGATCAGGTAGAGTTGAGCGAGGATGGGTTTTGAAGTATCTTGTTTGTGTGCCTCATCACTCTTTTTTACGAGGCTGGGCAGTGCTGTCGCTTGCGTTGATTGGTTGAGGCAAAGTGCGCGTCCAATAAACACGACCCTCCGGTTTACCCCCTTTTTTTATGTCGCACAGGGGAAAAAAAGTCGACAAACAAAGGTGCACAGAGACAAAAAGGGCGCCTTTTGGCCGACGCCAGGAGGACGCCCCTCTTTCCCGTCCATGTGGGTCCGCCAAAGGCTGGCCGCCAAAGGGACGACGAGGGAAGCGCGTCGTCCATCTAGGGGAACAGAGATGGATGAAATTTGCACGGGCGCGATCAACGCCGCCCTACCGCCCGAGATCCTTTATGAGGTGTTTTTGTTTGTGGGCCACGGACACACGCCCTGCATGGCGCGCATGGTGTGCCGCTGGTGGCGCGACGTGATCGTCGGCAGTGGCGATCCCGATGTACGCCTTTTGCGCGCGCCCCAAGTTCTCGACCTTTTGGATGAGGCCTCCACGTCCGAGTCCCTTGTTGCGCGTGCGGCGTGGATCATGACCTTGGTCGCGCCGCCCAATGGCGACTGTGTGGCCGTGTTTCAGCACATGTGCGCCGTGTTGGGCAGTGCGGGCCGATGGCAACAAGTGCTCGTCCTGGTCAAACAGACGCCGCGCGCGCTCGACGACGGTGCATTTGTCTCGGTGGCATCGGGTGCCGCGGCCTGCACTCGTGCCGATGATATCCTTGGCTGCGCGTCGGCCGCCAACGCTCGCCGCATGTGGCTGTGCGCAGGCCTCTGTGGTGCGCTCACATCGGGTGAGGCCATGGCCACGGCCGCCTTGTGTGCCCACCTTGGCAGTTGTGAGGGCGCATTAGGTGACGATCTTTGTGTCCAGCGTGTCGATGCGGCCACGACAACGGCGGCACAACGCGGACATGTGGACGCCGTGCTCGCGCAACAGTTTTGTCCCGGTCTCAATGTGGCCCTCTTGTGGGACAGTGTGGTAGAGTCGTGTGACGCCGCAGGGTTTGCCAAGTTGGTCGAGGCCGTGAGGGCGGCCGGCCCCGACGCGATGGCGTCGGCGCGCCGGGCGTCGTGGACGAGCGAACGGTCGCGCAGCGTCGCCGACGCCAATCGGCGCTCGCTCGCGCTCGGATGGTACGGCGGCGGGTGGACAAGACCGGCGGCCATCGCCGGGTGGGCGACGCCGTTTGATCTGGCTACGGACGTGACCGACGACATGGTCCTGGGCCACGACCACCCGTACCGCGTGTCCTCATCGTGTTTGTGGGCCGACGCGGCTGCCCTCGCCGCCCAACACGGTCACGACCGGCTGGCGGCCCAACTAATGGCTGCCGCGGCGCGCTCGCCATGACCCCTTTTCTCCGTCACGGCCGTCCCCCATCGTCTCGTATACCCTTTTCTTTTTTTTTCCCTCTTTTTTCCACGGCTGTACCCGCATTGGGTGCGGCCAGGTGCGGCAAAAAAAAACGGCGCCAAGCGAGCAACACGACAGGCATGTATAACAAACATCAAAAAAAACGTTTCACTATCGGCCCGGCAACCACCGCCGGCAGCGCCGCTGCGGCAACACAGAGCCCATTGCCGTCGCCTCTCCTTGTTTTTGGTTTCCCTTTTTCAAGACTTTTCTTTTTGCGTGACCATAAAACACAGGGAAAACAGAAAAGGACATACAACAATCCATGGGCGAGCAAAGGCGGACGGGCGACGCCGGCATTGTCGTCGTTGCCATCACCACTGGGGACCACCGGGCGCCACAATCCAATCATAGTCGGCCATGGTGACGCGAAACCCGAGGCCGGCGGTGCGGGAACACAGCCAGAGAATGTCGCCAGTCTCGATATCGGCCTCTGCAAAGGTGCCCTCCATGTTGACCTGATAGGCCGTCGTGTTGGTCGCCTCCTCATACACCACGGCGTCGCCGTCGCGAACCGTGTGGGTGTGGTTGCTAAAGATCTCCAAGAGTGCCGGCAACGCACTGGCCACCGTCGCACAGGGCGTGACAAAGGCATGCCGAGGCCCGCTGAGGTACCTGTTGGCGGGGCTAAACACCTTGACAAAGACCAGCATGGGCACGTCGGCGCGCGGTGGCGCCTTGGGAATGGACGGGCCGCACGGCGGCACGGGCACCAGGTCGACGGGCGGCTTGCGCTTCATGACATAGAGCCACATTTCGCGGTCACACTCGGCCCAACAGTTGCTCAGCGGCGTCGACGCCGTCATGTCGAGCGGCGCCAGCGGACGCAGAGTTGTGTTGCGCCGCATCCAGCATGCATAAAACACCACGTCCGCCGGTGCGCGCCCGAGGGCCTCGCAGACAATGTGGCCCACCACGTTCATCGGATGATGCCGGAGGAATGCGATCGTAAACGGCGAATCGGCCCCTCTGTGCCTATGCCGCGAAAACACATCGAGCGCGCCCGTATGCGTATGGAGGTCGGTTGCGGTGACCAGGTGCACCTTGATCCTGTGGTCAGGCGGGGCGTCGGCGGTTTCGATGCGCGCCAGGCGCGCGGCGCATTCCAACGCCAGATCGCCGAGTCCCAAATAGTCGGCGGCGGCTTGCACGCCGCCCAGGACACCGGGCGTCAATTTGGGCGCAGTGACGACTCCATGGGCCAGGTAGTCGATGACCACCGAGAGCCACCGCGGGTTGACGTCGACAAAGTAGGAGCCGTCGGGCCGACACTCGGGCGCACTGAAAGGACACTCGGGCGACGGCGCAGCGATGCGGTGCAAGAGACTGCCCAGAGGCGCGTTGGCCAGGGTTGTCCTCGCCGTCGACATGCGCGTACCCCGCGCGTCGAGGGCCACCACCCCAGGCAGCGCCGGCACATTAGTGTCTGCAGTACGCTCGCGCGCTGGCCCTCCGTCTAGTGCCGCGTCTTGTGCAGCACTGGCCATTGAGTCCTGTTGCTTTTTTTCCCCCAATTCTTCCAAATTACTTTTTGACAGTTGTTGGTGGTGCGTGAGCCTGTGCAGTGCTGCGATCTGCGTGCGTTGCCACTTTTTTGTCGTGCTCTCGCGCCGCCAAGGCCGGCGGCCTATGGTGCCCCTTTTTTTTTCAGCAAGCCTCTTTTTTTGTCGGCCAACAAGAGGCGGTCACGAAGCGTGCACGCTCTGCCTTGTTTTTTTTCAAAAAAAAAGTGCACCCTACCTTTGGCGGCAGCCTCGGCCAATCTGCAGTCGTGTCGTTGCGTGGTCGCCTTGCACATGCGCTGTCCTCGGGTCCGGCACCCTTTGCTGCATTTTTGGCCGGCGATGGACACAAAACCCAGTCCTGGCGGCGCCCTTGCATCCAACGCCGCTCGCACATGCCGCTACAGGGAGGCCACCGTCGCGCCACGGCCACCGTCAGGCACTTTACGACCACACGAAAAAGCAACCATTGACAACAAAAACTGTCCGACAAAATGGCATGCCCCCTTTTTTTGCACCCTGCGCAACAATGCCTCTTTTCAGTCCTTTTGTCTCTTCTTTCCCCAATGTATTATCGAGTTTCTTTTGATGCGTGCTGGCCATTTTTTGCGTGATACCCATTCTTTTTTTTTGCGTGTGCGTACCCGTGTGCTCGAAAAAAAGGATGCCGAGATGACGCGCACCCTCACGGATGGGGGTCTTGGCCTGGTATGTGACATATGCGCGCCCACCAGGCGCCCTCTTGGCTGCAATCAGGACTGCCTCTGTTGCCTGCTTGGTCGTCGTGTTGGCGACGGTGGTCGTAGTTGCGATCGCGGTAGACCACGACGACGGGCTCGTCGGTGTGCTCGTACGCATCATAGGACACGGACGACTGTGGCGACATGCCGACGCGAGGGTAAGGGTCGACGACGGGCGAGGGCGGCACGCCGCGCCGTATCGCCGCACCTGCGTCGTACATCGCGAGAGCACCAAGACTACCGCGACCGCCCATGGGTGCGCGGTCGCCGGCGTAGGATCCGCCTCTGGGCACAGCCGCGTCCCGGCCCGATAAAGGCGCGCGCTCGGCGGCGTGGCGGATGGCGTTGCCCAAGAGGGTCACGAGGCGCTCTGGCACGCTGGCATCCGAGAGCCGTTGCGTCCCCTGGGCCTCGTCCTCTGCGAGCGCGCGCATCATGGCCATGGCCTTCCATTCCGAGATATATACATAGGCCATCGCGGCGTCGACGATGGACGGCGGCCACCCGCGGGCCTCGCGCGCGACCGCCGCCAGCGCGTCGGGATCGTGATCCAGCGCGGCCCAGAATCGTCGGTAGCGCGTGACGAGACCGGTGCCGTTGCCGACGACGGTGTCCTCGCCCAGCAGCGCGCCAAAGGACGCGCCGTCCAAGAGACGCGTAAAAGTGCGTATGTCGTCGGGTGTGCCCGCACCGCCGGCGACGCGCGTACACAGTTCGGTCAACTCCACAATCCACTCGATCAGGTGGCGGCCACCGCCGCCGCCGTCAATGCCCCCGTCGGCCATGGCCGCAGAGAGTCCGTTTGCGTCTGCGTTTTTTTTCGAAAAGGGGAAAAGGAGGCGCCGCCGTTGCTTGGAGACGCGCGTGTCTAGATCTATTTTTTATTTTTTATTTCTTATTTATTTCTTATTTATTTCTTATTTCGTGGAGGGCAACCGGCTGCTGTTCTTTTTTTACCTCTGTACACGTGGCGGAAAAAAGATCTGTCGCCGGGCAGCGGTCCGCGCGTGCCACCCGACACGCCATGGCAACGCCCTTTTCCCGCCTATGCGTAACCGCGCCAACAAGGGCCAAACAAGGGGCGCGCCTTTGTCGTAAAACAAGAACAAGCCTGTAGCGACGGCCTGCGGCGACAGCCGACAGCGGGGGAACCGAGACAGGCGAGAAAAACTAAGGTGGCCCTTTGTTGGCCTCTGAGTTGGTCGGCGTGCGTGCGCGCGCGCGAGGCCGAGACACCACGGCAAGACTCGTGTTGGCGCCAACCCCCAGAGATTGACGAGGGGAGGAAAAAAAGGAAAAAGCCTAGAAAACACACACAAAAATCAGAGGTACGGCGTCGACGGTGGCGTGGTGGCGGCGTCGTCGTCAAGAGCCACGAGTGGTCGCGCCTCGACCATGGCAACCGAGATGCGGCCCGACGCATGATGACATCGTGTATAGTCCCAGTAGTCTGTGTCGTCATCATCGCCAGCAACGGGGTACCATTTGTCGCCGTATGGCGAGGCATAGACGACAACGGCGTCGGAAGGGGCACCGACGGCCGCCGCGGCAAGGGCGACAAACTCGGTCAGCGACACGTGGGACGAGTGCATAAAGTGCGCCAATGGGGAGCCAGAGTAGAGACCGCTGATCGAGGCCGGGGTGCCCGGTTCGACAATGTATGTCGTACAGCGGTCATTTTTGTCGGCCTCTAGGTACCCGCGCCAGCCAATCGCCAACTGGGCAGCGTCGCGTGCAATGTCGATGGCATAGTAGGTCCCGAGCGCACGCACTCCCCAGAGATCATAAAGGTCGTCCACAAATTGCAATACCTGCGCGCCGTGCCTGAGACAGTCGAGCAAGAGGCCAAAGTGACGGTGGTTCTGGTCGATGCACAGGCGATCGCCGTCTGCTGCAGGCGACCAGCCGACGTCGCCGCGCGCCATGCGTGCCAACAGCGAATCGGGCGGCGAGGTCAGTGTGGATTGGGCCACGTCCATGGGTACGTCGCCGTCGACGAGCAGACGAATGACGGGATCGATGGCGCACGGCTGTTCCGCACCGCCGTCGTGCCCCACGGGGGCGGTCCCAAGAGGCCGGTCGGTCGTCGTGGGCTCTTGGGCCAACGACATTGCGCTATCCTCTCCCTTGTGTGTTGCTCCGTGGTCATCGACGCCCTTTGGTTCGATGGGCGTCAGGAGTCTGCGCACGATGGCGGCATCATAGGGACGCATAAAGGCAAGCGCCGTATCGCCGTGTCTCAGGCAGTCGAGCAGGCGGGCAAAGTGTTGGGGTCGCTCATCGACAAAGTGCAAGTCGGTCGCATCAGGAGCCGCCGTCAGGTAGGCATGGGCGCGAGACCCCAGTGGCGCTATGCCTACGAGCGCTCGCTCCACATAACGGATCGTACCGCCCACATTGAGGCGCACATAGTTGGGGCGCCTTTCGACGGTGGCGACGGTCTCTTTTGTGCACTGCGCCTTGTCCATGGCTGGCACCTACAAAGCAGCGAAAATGTTTTTCTTTTTGGGTGTGTATGTGTGCTGTGCCGTTGGGCGCTGTCTGTCGCCCGTCGCGATAGGTTCGGCCTTTTTTTTTCCTTCAACAAAGGCCAGTGGCTCACTCCTGTCACCTCGCGCGCACTTGTCATTCTTTATTCTTTACATTTTTTTTTCTCATGGAAATAAATGGTCGACTGTCGCGGCGCCAGACCGGCGAGCGCCCATCCACCAATAGATATGGTGCCTGGCTCCCTTTTGCTTTGTGTGGCTGTGACTGGGCGACGTGGCACGGCATTGCCCAGGTCCTTGTAGCCCGCCGCCATAAATAACCCCACTCTGCCAGTTGCCTCTTTTCATCGTCGCGCATTGTCTCTGCTCCAACTTTTTACGAGCATCCGGCCACCCTTACCAAGAGCGCACTGCCGATACGCCAAAAACGCTGGTCCCAAACGGTCGCGACGACACAGCACAAGAGGATCATAATGGCTCGTGGGGGATTGATGACGATGACAACGGCGGCGACTGCCCTGACCGCGACCGTGATCGCCATCTTGGCGCTCTTGATAGTTGTTATGGTGCCGGCGCCCGCTGGTGCCGCGCCGGGCGACCCCATCTACCCTGGGACACTGGTCAGAATCTACGCCGTGGGACCCAGTCAATGGGTGCGCCGTTCGCCGACTCACTCGACTAGTCCCGTGCGCGCCGCCGACAACATCTCGCAGTCGCAGGCCACCCTCTTGGTGCTCGAAGGCGGCCCCACCAACGCAACCATTCCGTTGCCCAGCACAATAATCAATCTGTTTGACGCATTTACCACGCGCCCCTATTGCGAGCCGCGCGACGGCGTCAGCGGCTGGTCCGACACGACGATCATGTGCTGGGAGACCTCGGACGGCGCCTGGCTTCGGGTCGTCGCTGTCGGGTCGTCGACGCCCAACACTGCGCTCAACAGCGGTGACGAGGTCTACCTCTACAATGTGCGCAATGACAGGTGGTGCGTGGCGCCCACGTGGCCCACCAACAATGCCGGTCTCTACTGTTCCTTTTTTACGACTGGCTCGATGCCCTCGCAGGCGCGGTTCCGGATCGAATCGGCCTAGGCCACGCCGCCAAATCCCGCCGCACGATACGCATCTGGTGGCTCGGCGCGCCGCCCCCGCCGTGCCATCGTCATCTTTTCTTTTTTTCCCCTCACTTTGCTCGCATCATTGCGCAAAACTCTTTTTTTTTCTTGCCACATGGCCGCCGCCGCCGAGACTGTGGCGCGGCTGCCTCGATTTCTTTTTTCTTTCGAGCGGTGCTCGAATAAAGCGGTCAACGCAACTTTTTTTCGCGTCCTCTTTTCCTTCTTTTTTTCTCCTATGCATCTTGTGGTCTCGATGACTGCTGTGAGCGTGCAGTATGTCGGGCCTTTCGCCATTAGTTGCGTCTTTTGCCTTTGGTGGCCGTCGATGGCCTCTTTTTTTTCCACTTTTGGCCTCTCGGCAGTGGCACGATGCCAAGAATTCGGCGGGCCTCGCGTCCTCTTTTTTTCCTACTCTGCCCAGTTGGTCCCTTTGGCCGGTGCCTCTACAAAAAAAGAGAGAGGACGCGGGCGCACTGTGCGGCTGGCCCTTCCCTTGCGCATTGCGCACAAAAGGGGGTCAACTGGCCGGTGTGTCGCAGTGCGCTCCCTCCCTGTTTCTATGTGGGAAAAAGGTCGACAACCATGTGTTCCTGCGGCATTGTGCACCGACACCGGCAAAGAGTGGCGACAAATTGCAATCATTCTTGTTGTCGACCCTTTTTTTTTTGATTTGGTGGCTTTTTTCCTTGTGAGCAAGACATGCGCAGCGTGCAACCGAATTACAAAAAAATGCATTTGAGAGGCTGAAAAAGGAGAGGCGTCGCGGCCTTTGAGAGAGACAGACTAGGCGCCAAAGAACAGGTGCAAAAAGAAGAGCGGCGCGGCGACGGTGAGCGCAACAATGACCAGGGCGGTCCTGACCGGCTCGGCCAGCGCGTCGAGGTTGGAAAAGAAGTCGTGCACCCAACGCGGGACGGTCATGTAGACGGTTGTTGTCACCCTTTCGACGGGCCATGTGCACGTGCACGTAGCCACCGACCCCGAGATCGTCAGGCGCCCCTCGACCGTCGGACCCGGCCGCGGTTCGCCGGCGCAATGGCAGGGCGCAAGAATTGTTGTTGTCGCATTGTCGACGATGGTCGGTCCGGTCACGTTGCTCAGAGTGCCGTCGACGCCAGAGGCGGCCGACGGGCGCATCACCGTGACAACAAGGACCGAGACGGCGAGTGCCAACATGGCCATGCTCGCCAGTTGGCACCATGTGCCGTTGAGGTTAGAATTGTCGTCATCGCGATAGCGGCGGCGTCGCCTGCGGCCCGTGTCGATGTCTGAATTGTCGGCCTGGCCATTGCAGTGGCACATTGTCGATGCCGACGGCTTTTGGAGCGACGCGGGCGGGGCACAGGCAAAGAGTGCATCGGACAAAAAGCCGTCCGCATCATCGTCCGCCGACGGCATCGCGGGCGAAAGGGGCACCGTCGTCACAGTCGCATGGTGACACGCAACATCTGCGCCCTGGCGGTGGTCGTCGACGGGACCGTGATCGGTCGCGGTGGCCACGGGTGCGGTAGCCGTAACAGGATCGCTCGCGTCGTTGTTCATTGTGCACAAGAAAACCTTGGTCTTTGTGGCGAGAAGAGAGCCCTGGCTCGGTTGTGTCGTAAATGTTGTTCTTTCTGTGTCGCCCGGTCCCGTCTTTATGGACTGACAGGCTTAGGTGCGATTGGCCGTTTTCCAAGGATCGCCAAGTCAACATTGGCCGACTTTTTTTCCCAACCTGTCGTGAACGGGTGACAGAAAAGAAACTGCCAGGTCGCCATCGCCGCTCCCGACCAGGGCCTTTTCGTTGAACGCTCTCTTTTTTTCCCTTTTTTCTTTTCGTTTTCTTTTCCCATATGCGCACTGGTGTCAAAATAAATACAAAAAATCAAAAATATGATTTGCGGCAGAGACACTTTCGGGACCGGATCACCGGCGGCGTATCAAGGCGCCTTGGTCTGGACGCTGGCTGCTGGCGTTGGTGTCGGGCGGCTACAAGGTGACCACGGTCCAATAGTGGTCGGCGTCGGTGGTGCTCAAAACAAAACCGTCGGCGGCGGCCACCACGTATTTGCCATAGTGGTTCTTGAGCGACCACCGGTCGGGCGCCTGCTCAATGACCTCAAACTGCTCCCACGTGCTGGCGGTCGTGGACGAGGCCTCGACGCTGTCGGTCGGGTTGGCCTTTAAAAACTTGTCCTGCCACGAGCGGAAGTTGTACTTGCCGCTGTCCAGTCGGATGGCCGTCCACTGCTCCCAGGCCTGGATCGAGGTGGCGGCGGCCGACACGCCGCTATAACTGTGCGCCGTCAGGTATTTGCCGCTCACCGACGAGCGCAGGCCGACGACGGGCGACACGGGGTGGGTGTACTCGATGAGGGCACCGCCGGCAGCGCCATTGCTGTCGCCATAAAGACGGGTCGGGTAGCACAGGTAGGCCGAGCCGCCGCCCGATCCGCTGTTGGGCGTCGGCGACTTGGGCACCGCCGTCTGCGAGTCGCCGCCGTTGCCGTTGAAGCCGGCCGCGCCGCCCGAACCGTAGCACGGGATCACCACCTGACCCTGGCCGCCGGCCCATTGGCGGACCGGCGACGTCCATCCGGCACCCACGGTGAAGGGCATCGACAGCGTATTGTAGGCATAACCATAGCCGGCACCGGCGCCGCCGGCCTTGACGTCGCCGATCGTGGCGCCCTCCTGGGGTGCGGCCAGAGGGTTGTTGTCGACGGCGCCTCCGGGACTGCCGCCGCCCGGATAGGTGCCTATGGCGGCCGAGGTGGCACCACCGCCGGCACCGCCCTGACATCCACGTCGGGTCGTGCTGATGATCGAATAGCCGCCGCCGCCACCATAGGCCGCTGCGCGGAACAACTCGGTGCCGTTGGGCGCCGTGGCAACCACGACCGTGTTGCCGCCGTTGCCCGCCGTGCCGCCATAGGTGGGGCTGTTGAGGCCCCATCCACCGCCCCCCGTGACGATCGACCATTGGACCTGGTTGACGGGCACGGGCCAGGTGGCCTCACCCGCCGCGCGGAACATGACCGCCGAGCCGCTGCCGCCGCCCGCCGTGCAAAAGCCCGTTGACGAGCCGCCTCCACCGCCGCCCCACACGCTGACGACGACGTTGGTGGCATTGGAGGGGAGGGACCACGTCTGCGACGCGCGAAAGAGCACCGAGTAGCGGTGGCCGTGGGCCGGACCCGCGGCGCAGCGAGAAGTGCCACAAGGGCCAAGAAGACAGCCAGACGGTTCATGGCAGATTCTGGGGATCGCTCGGCGGAGGACTGTTCTTTGTCAGGAGCATCGCCGACTTGCGGGACCCGTTGGTCCGCCAGCAAGTGTGTCGCTCACCGACCCCCGTGTTGCCCGACGCAACCAGAAACCCATTGCGGAGGACCCCATTCGAGTCTTTCAAGTCTCTTTCCGTGCATCTGGTCATGTAGATTGCGTGCTTTTGCAGGTTTTTCGTCCACGCGCCCACGCGCCGAAAAGCGCGCTGGCGACGACGCCGATTTTCTCTAGGGTTTTCCATTTTTCTATTGTGTTTATTATTTTTTCCGTTTCTTTTTTTCATTTCGTGGTCGCCTTTTGCGCAATGCGCAACAGAGAATCACGCAAAAAAAAAGAATCCGATTTTCTGGTGTGCACCATAAAAAAACGAGGCAATGCGGCGTCGGCACGGTCTCGCTCTCCTTTCAAAAAAAGCAAAACATTGGCAGCAGCCTTTTCGTATGCAGGCCGCGGCCACGAACCCGTCGGCAGGATCGATTTTCCTTTCACCGATTGGCCTGTGCCGTCGTCTCTCTGCCCGGTTTTCTTTTTTTTTCTCGTGTGTGTGCTCCTTCTCTCTATTGGGAAAAAAAAGAAAAAGACAAAACATTTTTTTTAAATGCCCTGGTCGGCACGCCAAGAAAAAGCCAACAACACGCGACAAAAAAGATATGGGAAAAAAGGGTTTATGTGGCGAGAAAAAAAAGAAGTCGGGCGAGGCGGGCGATCTACAGGTAGACAATCTCCCAAAAGTGGTCGGCGTCGGTGGTGCTTAGGACAAAGCCGTCGGCGGCGGCCACCACATACTTGCCATAGTGGTTCTTGAGCGACCACCGGTTATAGCCCTTGAGAACGATCTCAAACTGCTCCCACGTGCTCGCGGTCGTCGACGAGGCCTCGACACTGTCGGTCGGGTTGGCCTTTAAAAACTTGTCCTGCCATGAGCGAAAGGCATACTTGCCATTGTCCATCCGGACGGCCGACCACCGTTCCCAGGCCTGCACGGTGGCCGCACTGGCCGACACGCCGCCATAACTGTGCGCCGTGAGGTACTTGTTGGTGGTCGGCGACCGCAGGGCAATGATGGGCGACACCGGGTGGGTGTACTCGATGAGCACGCCACCGGCGGCGCCGGGACTATCCAGGAAGGCGCGCTCGGATCTGCACACATGAGCCGAACCACCACCCGAGCCACTGTTGGCCGGCGGCGGCACGGTGACGCCATACTGGTCGTTGCCGCCGTTGCCGTTGAATCCAGCGGCGCCGCCCCAACCCGTGCATCCAACTCGACGTGCATACCCGGACCGCCCAGCCACTGACGGTCGGGCGACGTCCACGGCGCGCCCGCCGTAAACGGCTGCGAGTCCACGTTGTACTTGTAGCCAAAGCCGGCACCGGCGCCGCCCGCCTTGATGTCGCCCACGAGGGCGCCCTGCGTCGCCGCCGCCAAATGATTGTTGTCGACGGCACCAGTGGGATTGCCGGTGCCCGGATCAGTGCCCACGGCGGCAGAGGCCGCGCCACCGCCGGCGCCGCCCTTGCACCCGCGACGGCTGGTGCTGACCAACGCATAGGCGCCGCCGCCGCCATAGGCCGTCGCGCGGAACAACTCGGTGCCGTTGGGCGCCGTAGCGACAACGGTCGTACTGCCGCCGTCACCCGCCACGCCTCCTCGATTGGGCGTCGCCAGCGGAGCGCCCGCCCGGCGACGTCCAGGGCGCCCACTGAACCAGGGCCGAGTCGAGGCCCCACTGAGCGTCGCCTGCTGCGCGCGCCAAGATCGCGGCGCCACTGCCGCCGCCGGCACCGCAGGATACGGTCGACGCAGCACCACCGCCTCCGCCCCACAGGCTCACGACCACATTGGTGGCGTTGGACGGCAGGGACCACGTCTGCGACCAACCCAGGAGGACCGAGTAGCGATGGCCGTCGACGGTTGTCGCCGCGCAGCACAAGAGCGCCGCCAGCGTCGCAAGGACGAAAAGGCGATTCATGGATTGCATGCGTGTTTGACCCTTGTTTCTTGCGTTGTCGTTGGTACGAGGGGGGGGGTGCTTCGAAAAAAAAAAGGACAGTGTTGTTGGCACGCACGAGGCTTTGCCCAAGAGCGCCGCTACCCTGCGGTTGCTGACTTTCTTTTCAGGTGGTCCGTGTGGTCTACCTGGGCCGCCCGTCCTCCCGAAAAACCCCAACAAAAGTCATTTTTTCTCATCAAGTCTACCCTTTTGGCCACTTTTTTCAATCGGTTTGTGGTCTTTTTTTGTGCGTGATCGCGCGCTGGCGCCGCGTGCGCGCGCCTTCTGCCTGTCCTTTTTTTTCTTTGCTCTTTTTTCTTTTCTCTTTTCCTTTGGTGTATTATTTTCTCTTTCTTTTTCTTTTCGTTCCAATCCTCGCCTCACGGGGCCGTGTGGTCGGGCGAGCGCCGTCGAGACACAAAAGAAGGCGCGCGCGAAAAATGCGCCCACCAAATGTTGTTGTTGTTGTTGTTTGAGAGGGGATGGAGACGACAGGGGGCAAACAAAAAAGGGGCATGCCTGGTCTCGACTTTGGTCCTGCCGCGCATCGAGCGCGCCCAACAAGCACGGTCTCTCTTGTCTTCAAACAATGACAATAATAATTGTAGAGGGAAAAAAACGTACATTCGGTTTGAGAAAAAAAAGAGGGAAAAAGAGGATCACGACGATTGGCGCATTACGGCTCTGCCCAACACGGTCGACCCCAGTGGGCAGTGTGGGGCCGCCGCTTTTGTCCCTCCTTTTTTTTCTTGGGGCGCCGCGCCTTTGGGCGACCGCCACCGCACGACCGACACAAAAACCTGGGCCGACACTTGTCGGTCGATTCGCGCTCTGTGAAAGAATAGAAATTGAAAAAAAAGATAGAGATTGGAAAAAAAGTCAATTCTTGGACGCGATGACCACAGACACGACGACGACGACGAGACGGCGCCACGGCACCGCGGTGGGCAGGGCTGCCATCGACCTGGTGGCCGCGGCCTATCTAGAGCACAAAATCGAGTGGATCGCCTCCAGACTCGATTGTCGCGTCGACGGCGGCGTCGCGACGATCACCCTCAACGGGCACACGGTGCACACGGGCGACGCCGACACACTTGATCGAGTGCGTGCCGAGTTGCCCACGCGTCTGGCTGCCACGGTCGACATTGACGACCCCATGTTTGTCCAATGCGTCTATCTGTCCGAGCACGCCAAGCGCATCACAGACTTTTGGGAGCAACCGGGTCGGCGCGCCGTCGACTGGCTCGGCAGGTCTCTGTGCGCAGACGACGACGTCGCCCATTGTGCCCTCGATATTGCCGCTCTTGTGGGCGGCCCTCGGTGGCAGGCATACGTCGACACGTCGGCCAACGTGCGGGTAGGCACCACATTGCCCTGGACGCCATGTCTTGTCGCCGGGGCGCGTAACACGCGCCGTGACCTGTTTCTCCAAGATTGGGATATGCTGGTGATCCGTGACATTCTCGACCGCGTGCGTCAATCGCACGGACCCGACGGCACCGTGTATGCACAAAGGCGTCGTCAGCCCGTGGTGAGACATGGCGGCTTGTGCGCTGTCGAGGTGGCTCCCGGACAGTGGGACCTATCGCGTGGACCGTCGGGCAAAAGCACCGGCATGCCGCCCGTCGACGTCGATTGCATGGCACAGATGCTGGCCTCGGCGCGACTCGTCACCTACCACCACACAGGAGTTTCTCTCCACATCGACGGCCATATGTGGGCCTGCGTTGAAGAAGCAGGCAAGCACGTCAACATTGCGTTGGCGCAGACGAGTCTGGACCGCAATGTTGCACGAACGCGCGCAATCCTTTCGGCGGCGGCGCTGACCGACGACCCGCGCAAGGGCGACTTTGTCGACATGGCGTCGGCGGTGCACGATGCCGTCGCAATTGACCAAGGGTCTCGGCACACGGTCGCCCCGGATAGTGCATGGCTTGCCGGTCTGCGCGAAGCGCTCCACCACCAGGAATCGTTGCGCATGCGTCTCTGGATTGGCGGCGTGTGGGACGCCGCTATACCCTCGGTGGTCATTGAATGCGTCAACGAATCTTTTGTGGCCGACGCGCAGGGTGTGTGGCGCGATGCTTTTGGCGTCGTCGCGTCGTGGGACGACCTCATGCGCGCAGCGCAAGTGAAGCGCCGGCTGGGTTCGTCATCGATCACACTTATGCCCCACTATGGGCGCGACGTCAATGTGCGCCTCACACGCGATGATCCGTGCGCCGCGCCCGATTTTGCTCACCGGCTATGTTGCGACGCCCTCGCTGGCGATCTTTACGCCATCGACTGGTTGGGCGTACTCGCCCTCGCATCGCCCCAGTGGGCCATGCTCGATGCCACTGTCTGTGGCGTCCTAACGTGGGTCCGAGATGGCGCTCTCACGACCGCGCCACCGTCGGGCAACAGCGCGCCATGGTGCGAGTCGCTCATCGATTGGATACTCGACATGGCAGCGGGAGACGACGCAAGTGCACGCTTTGCCGCTGACGAGGACGCATTCAACAGATCGGCCCTCTGCGCCATCGACGAGGCAGGCCGGCGCGTCAGCGACCGCTGTATGTGCACCGGACCGGGCAGTGACAACATTCCCGCGTGCTGCGACGGCATGTGTATTTGGCGGACACACGATCATATTGCGACCTTGCCCAAGGTATCAGGCGGGCCGGGCATGAAGGTCTTGTACAAGGCCACATACAGGGGTGCCGTGACAAGGTCGTTGACACGGACGGCACTAGGCATCGATGGGCGTCAGATTCTGGCCGCCGACGCTTTTTGCCCGCTCTTGGGGGAACGGGGCCGCGGCGTTGAGGCCCTCGTGCGTGCCCTCCACACTTGCGAGCCCCTCCGCAAGGGAATCATCGAGCCGGCCCAACTGGCCCTGGCCGATCGCGTCTTGACCGCCAGGTCGGCCCAATAAACCCTGGTTTTTTTGCATCACTGCGATCCTGTTGAGACGTGCAGTCGTCTGGGCCTGTTTTTTTCAAAATGATCAAACTCTTTTTTTTTCTCCTCATCTTTGCGATGGCCGCAGGCGACACAAAGAGGGATACCGGCCCGGCGGGTCCCGGTCTTTTGTCGGGTTTGTTGACGTGGGTCCCTTCTTGTGTGTTGCCATTTATTTTGTTGGCGTAGCGACGACGACAGCCAGAAACAACGACAACGGCAGCACCAGGTCCAAAAGGCCTCTCTCTTTGGGTCATACCCGCGCAATAGGTCGCAATAGGCCACAAATCACCAGGCTTTCCGCCCTACACAGCGACTCTGTCTGCCGCCTCAGATGCGACCTTTTGTCGTCGCGAGGCGCCACAGAATGTGGCTCACGACCACGCTCTTTGCTTCGTGTCCTAGAAAAATTGCTGGTCACGCGGGCACACCAACAGAAATGCTAAAAGATAGGGAATTTCTCTGCTCATTTTAAAGAAAAAAGTATGCGATTGGTTGGGCTCGACCGTGCCTCTTGTCGCACAAAAGAAAAAACCAGCAACAAAAAAAGAGCGCACGGGTCCCATGTGCAGCGCACTGGTGGCCCAGCAGGTTGTGCCAGTTGTCTTTCTTTGTTCTTTTTCCTTCATCAGGCCTGGTCGCCGGCGCGTGAGTCTTTTTTTTTGAAAAAAACCCGAAAAAGAAACGAAAAAGAATGTCCTCGGACCTTGTCTCGCCAGTGTCGCCGCGGTGCCCATCGGCATGTGGTCAGGCGACGACGATGGGCGCCGACGCGTTGCCCGACGAGATTCTGGCGCTCGCCTTCTCGTCGGTCCCTGCGTACGCCTAGTCTCGACGGTGCCTCTGGTGTCGCGCCGATGGCAGCGCGTGGGTCAGGACGCCAAGGCCATCGGGCGACCATTGTGTGTCGTGCGCCAGGCAGCCGACAGCAAGGAAAAGAGCGGCTATTGTGCGCTGGCCGCCAAGAGCGGCCATCTCGACTGTCTGATCTATGCACGCGCCCGAGGCCGACCCTGGGGTCGCGGCGTCTATCTGGCCGCTGCCGCCGGCGGTCATCTCGACATCCTGCGTACGCGCACCTACACGGCGCGCCCGTCGATGATGGCGCCATTGAGGCGGCCATGGCGTCGGGTCACTTTGCCTGTGTATGGTGGCTCCGCGATCACGGCCACGCCTGGGGCAAGGCCACGTGTGCCAGCGCTGGATCTGCCATTGACATTGTACGACTAAGGCGCTTGCGCGAGGACGGATGCCCGTGGGGCAGTTCCATTCTGTGCGTTGTTGCATCCAACCGACTCATGGACTGCCTACACTATGCATTTGAAAACGGTTGCCCACACAATCGCGACGCGGCCTTGGTGGCCGCGCGCATCGGTTGGCTTGATGGCATCCAGTACATGGAGTCTCACGGCATCACCTCGCGCCAAGATGCCATGTGCCGAGAGGCAGCCATCGGCGGCCACGCCCACGCTCTCCAGTACATGATCGACAAAGGCTTCACTTGGAAGCCATCGTTGGACGACCTACGCGCCGCACTCGGATTTGAAAGCCTCGACGTGTTGTGTCTCTTGCTGCAGCGCGCCGACACTGATCTGCCCGTCGCACGCAAGGCCGCCCATCTCGGGCGGCCGGACGCCTTGCGCCTTGTACACCAGGCGGGATGGCGCCTGGACAAACTCGTGTGCGACGCCGCGGCCGCCGCCGGCGACCTCGCATGTCTCACCTACGCCTTTGAGCACGGTTGCCGGTGGACGCATCTCACGACCCATTATGCCCTTGAGACCGACTCGGTCGAGTGTCTCGCCTATGCGCATGAACACGGCGCGCCGTGGCACTATGATATGATCAACGAGTGCATACGGAACAAGGCGCGCCGTTGCCTGGCCTATGCCGTCGAACACGGATGCCCCATGCCCTAGTCGCCGCTCGGCGCCTGCCCCTTTTTTTTGTTCATGCTCTTTTCAACCTTTTCCCCATTGCGGTTTGTTCTTGGCAGAACCAAGAAGGAAATTGGAAAAATGGGAAAAAAAAAGAAAAACCACCGACCCTTCAATGTCTGTGGCGGCTGCGGTGCCGTCGATCGGGTTGGACGACTAATAAAAAAAAGAAAAAAACAATGGCGTGTTTTTGGCGACCTAGAGGGCGCGACAAGCATTGAGCGTGTGGCTCCAATCGTGCGTTGGTGGACCGCACAGAAAGGCCCCCAAATCCTTTTTGATTAGTGCAAAAAACAAACACTGACATCCAACTCGGCGGCGGCGGTCGCTTGATCGCGTAGCGACACAAGACCGGAACATGCCCAAAGAGACGCGCAGACAGTGCACGAAAAGGCACGCGACGCTCGACGCTCGACGCGCCGAGGCCCTTTTGCCACACCATGCAGAGGGCACGCAGCAGGCGCTTTGGCCGACCGACGTCGACGTGGCAGCATCGCTCCCCGAGTTGCCTGCAACATTTTCATTTGGATCAGCGGCACTCCCTGACACTGCCCCGTCACCGACCGCATTTGACCCATTCATGCCGTCGCCACCACCATTGTTGCCATCTCCACCGACGCCACTGCCACTGCGTGCCATGGTATCGGCGCCAACGACAACGGCACCCTCATCACCGTTGGCATGGCCGACAAGAGTATCGACGGCAACGACCATCGTCGTCGTGCTCGATGCGCGCGGTACGCGCATGTCGACGTCACAAACGACACTCGCCAACGCGCCCGCTGGCACACCATTGCATCGCATCTCTATCACCGCCATGACGGCCATCGACCAGGACAAGGATGTAGACTGCACCGAGTCGACAAATGCCGACGAGCCGCGGGTGTTTGTCCCATGTATTGCCCAGGCCGACGGTTCCTACTTTGTCGATGTGAATGGCGTGTGGCTGTCGATCATTCTCGACTATTTGGCCCACGGGGTCGTGACGGCGCCCGAATTTGGACCGACCGTCGTCATGGGCGTGCAGGCGGCCGCCGACTACCTGGGCCTGTATGGCCTTTCGTCAGAGTGTGCCGTGAGGTTGGCGCGTGCCCAGGCTGCCGAGGAATCAATCGATGAGGTCCTACGCAAACTGACGGCACGAGTGGCGCGTGTCGAGGCCAATGCGACCGCACAGGAGACGCAGCACTCCACCTTTTGGCAAGCGGCCCTGCGTCCGCGCTCCAACCTCGTGCCCATACTTGGGGAACGTTTATTTTCCTAGAATAAAAGAAAAGGTGTGCCCTGATTATCGCATTCTCGAAACAAAAGGTGTCGTGTTTGGGGGAGGTGGTTCTGGCGCATTTTTTTTGCCATGTTGCCGGCCCCCGTGGCCCTTGCGACGCCCTCGCCTGGTCGTAAAAAACCAAGGCCCCCAGACAGAGCATGTGCCAACGGTCCTCTTCCTCTTTTTTTTGGCACTGGCGTTGAACCGGTCAGTTTGTGGTGTGGGCGTGTGGCCCACAAAAGTGGTCATCGGGTGGTGGGCAACCATGCTTGGCCAACAAACCGCAAGCGGACGGTCATGTTTTGTCACAAAACCGAGCCTGCCCTGTCTGCGGGTGGCGGCTGTCGCCCGCAGCGCACACTCGATGTGCCCAACCCGAGCGTACGCCGAGGACCACGGGGCGACAGCCCCAGCGCCCGCTGGTCAGCCGACAGAAAACTGTTGCCCAAAAAAAAAGGGGGGGCCAGGGATAGCCGGCAGGCTTTTTTTTTCATTAGAATTCCTGCCACATAAAATGCAATCTCGCCCATTGGCGATGGGTCAGCGAGCCAGCGTGTATAAATAGGTACAACGGCGGCAGCATTTGAGCATCCAACACACTCGCGCCGGTTCGTGCCTTGTCGCCTCCCTTGCGGCCAACACATTTCCCTGTCGGTCGACCCAAGACCCACGCACGCGCGTGCATCACCAACCCAACCCAAAACAACGACAAAGAAAAAAAGAGGAAAACAAAAAAAGAATGCGTCGCAAGGATACGATTACGACGTCGACGGCTCTTGTGGCCTTGACCCTCTACGTGCTTGCGACGGTCACGATCGCCATGGCGGACGATGCGATCCGCCCCGGCTCCCTGGTCAAGATCTATGCGGTCGGACCCAGCCAGTGGGTGCGCCGTTCGCCGACGCACTCGACCAACCCAGTGCGCGCCGCCGACAACATATCGCAATCACAGGCTACGATCTTTCTGTTTGAAGGCGGCACGCCCGGCTCGCCCATACCGCTGCCGAGCGGTAACCTCAACCTGATCGACCCTTTAGCACGGGTCCCTACTGTGACCCGCGCCTCGGCGTGGCCGGCTGGTTTGACTCGACGATCATGTGCTGGGACACCACTGGCGGCCCGTGGCTCTCGCTGGTGTCGGCGTCGACGGGACCAAACACGGTCCTCAACAATGGCGACGAGGTCTATCTCTTTAACGGGCTCAATCATCAATGGTGCGGCGCACCCACGTGGCCCACCAACAACGCCGGCCTCTATTGCGGCATCAGCGATGTCGGCGGTACCGATAATTCCATACTGCGCTTCCGCATCTACTTGGCGTAGATTGCGCCAACGCCTTCGCTGCCGGCCATTGTCCGCCGGCCTCTTGTTTTTATTTTACCTCTTTTTTTTTCACATGACTTTTTGTGCTCGCCAGGCGTGTCACCTTGTTGTTGTGGTGGCTTTCTTTTTTCCTTTTCACGCGAAAACCGAAAAAATACAACCCTATTCTCAAAAAAAGAAGAAAAGGTTTGAGACCTGTGGGTGTCTCTTTTGGTTTGGTTTTTCTCGCATCCTGGCCAGAACGGGCATGGTTGGCCGAGATGCGGTCGACAAATTGCTTTGTCTCGTGACGGGCCGCCCTGGCCCGAGAGCCGACACCGGGATCCGCGAGTGTGCCTCTCACACGCCACTTTTGGGGCCAATTTGGCAGCCACGACAGAAAACCCGGCGATGAACACAACATGTTGGCAGACGACGGAGGTTGACTTGCACCGGCGTCGACGACAATGCGCATTGAGCGACAACACTCCATTTGGACGCAATGGCAATAATTCATTTCTGTCGTCGAAATGACCACGCGAGGTCGCCTGCCGACGCTGCTCGGCCGGGTCAATTTGTTTTCGACAAATCAAAAAAAAAAAAGATGAAAAAGTAGGCGCAGCGAGAACAGTAGCAGCAAAAGCAAAGCCTTGTCCATGAAAAATAGCCACACCTTTATTGGCGTCGGATCTTGTTGTTGCCCCGCGCAAGGCACGCGCAGCCCCCAACGACAAAACCAAGTCTATGTGTAAAAAAAAACAAAGAGCGGCGTCACGCTCCACGTCGGTATCATCACTTGATCTGTGGTGCCACCTAGACGGTCGTCTTGGTCCAGTAGAGCGTCGAGTCGTTGTTGAGGTAGATGACGCCAGCGGTGGTGGTGCCCATGTAGGTGCCGTGGGTACTCTTGAGTGTCCACTGGTCGCCGGCGTTGATCAGGACGTCCCACTGCTCCCACGCACCGACCGACGTGGCCTCGGCGCGCACCCACCCGCCGGGGTTGGCGCCCAGGTACTTGCCGTTGAATCCCCTAAAAGTGTACTTGCCGTTGCTCAAGCGGGCGACGGTCCACTTTTCCTTGTACGAAGCGCCGTACCACAGCGATTTGACGCTGCCGTCGTCCTGCGGCGTCAACTGCCTGCCGCTGATGGGCGACACCAACGTCACCAACTGCGACAGGGGCTGCGCCGTGGGGCTGGGCGTGACCGAGGGCGTGGGCGAACGGGTGGCGATGGCGAAGGGGTCCTCGACGGCGTGGGCGTCGTCGAGGGCGTGGGCGCGACCGGATGGTCGTACTCGATGATCACACCGCCAGAGGCGCCCGCCACGTCGTCATAATATTTGGTCGCGTAACTATTGCCCGAATTGCATATCAGGGCCGATCCACCGCCCGAACCGCTGTTGGCCGGCGGGTACTGCGGGATGAAGTCCTGCCTCCACCCGCCGTCGCCGTTGAAGCCGGCGGCGCCGCCCCACGCAAAGCAGGCCGTCGTGGCGCTTCCGTGTCCGCCGGCCCACGTGCGGCCGGGCGAGTTCCAGTCGGCGCCGCGACCAAACGGGTTCAGAAAGTCGCCGCCGACAAATCCATAGCCGGCACCGGCACCGCCGGCCTTGACGTCGCCCATCGTGGCGCCCTCGGTGGAAGCACCCACGGGGTTGTTGTCTACGCCGCCCATCGGGGTGCCGCCGCCGGGCACCGGACCCGACGCCGACGATGCCTGGCCACCTCCGCCTCCGCCCTGGCACGCGCGGGGCTGGCCGAACCCTGTGGATTTGGCGCCACCGCCGCCATAGGCCACGGCGCGGAACAACTCGGTGCCGTTGGGCGCCGTGGCCACCACTAGGGTCTCGCCGCCGTTGCCGGCCGTGGCGCCATAGAATTCAGTGTCGAACGATGTAGGCACGCCGGCGCCGCCGGCGCCCACGGTCACCGACCACTGGACAGAGTCGACGGGCACGTCCCACGCGTTGCTGCCGGCGGACCGACCGATGATGGCGGCGCCGCTGCCGCCGCTGGCGCCACACACGATCGACGTCGACGAACCGCCGCCGCCGCCCCACAGCGTCACAGACACGTTGGAGGCGCCGACAGGGGCCGTCCATGCCTGCGATCCCGTTATCGTCACACTGTAGCGATAGGCGTGGAGGCCCGGTGCTGCCAAGCAACAGGCCAACAAAAAGAGCGCCACGTATGCGCGTCGTCGCCCACACATTGCTTTTCTTTGGAAAAGGCCCATCAAAAGTCGCGGAAAAAGGGGGCGAGTTGAGGCCACACGCAAAAGGACGATCCAGCGGGCGAGGGCAAAAGGGGTTTCCCCCGTGTTGCGCTAAAAACAGGGTCTCGGCTGCCGAGGGCGGGCGGGTGGGCGCCGCACCTCGCCCAGGGCAGGGAAGAGGACCCCTAATAGCGCGGAACCGATACCTGGCAAATACTGCGACAAAAAGGGTCGCGGCTTGCAGACCTTTCGACTTTCTTTGGCGAAAAAGGCACCCGCGCACGCACTGTTGGGGCACATTTTTGCGTGCGGACTCGGTGCCGGAGGCACAGCGCTCCTCTCCCGCGCGCGCACGTAATCAAAGAAATTTCAGACGCCAACAAGACGCCCTAAAAACGCATAAATGAAAAAAGGACCGGATGAGTCTGTCAACCACGCGTTGACGCGCCCTTTTTGTTTGCGTGCGTGCAAGAGGGCCCCTTTTTCTCCGTTGCCGCATGTCGCGCGTGCTCATCGAAGAGGGACGCAGCAAACACTGCCGGAAAAAGTGCAAGCGCCAGTTTCAAAACACCAACAAATGAAACCCGTATTCGCGATGGCCCGCGTCCAAAAGGAAGAGAGCATTTTTGCTGACGCTTGTGCCTGTTTTTGTCGGTGGCCTTGGGTCGGCTTTGGTTTGGGTCGTGCATAGAAATGACTTTAAAAAGTACAAACCTGGACGCGAGCGCGAACCCAAATGCGAGTTTTTATGCATTTTATGCACGGTTTGTTCGCGGTTCACAAAACAGTATCGGCGAGTTTGATTGCCGTCGAGGTCGGCTTGGCCGCGGCCCGGTCGCCTGGCCCAAAATCTGCAGCCAGCCACCGAGCCGCGAACCATTGCCACAGCGCCATATAGGCAACTCCCGCGCGCATGCCGCTGTGCTGTCTGTACGACGCCGAGGACTCCCCAAAGGATAGGACAAAAGGGCCAAGCCAATGGTGGCGCGTAAAAATACGGTCGACGTCTTGCAAAAGCATTGGAAAACCAGACATAACAGTATTCACTTTTGCATCGGCACGCGGCTACACACGACAAACCGCCGACTCGCACCTCGCGCCATTCACACCCCTCGCGGTCGATGAAGAGTAGGACCTCTTGCTGTTGTTGGGAGTTGCCGCTGTCTTTGCCCTGTCGGTCTGTTGGGTGTTTTACCCGGCGCCGCTCTCGGGTATGCACGGCGACGCGCCCTACGTGGCTCTCTCTCTCTCTGTCGTCGCTTTGGCCATCCATGTTGTCCACGCGTCCTTGTCGCACAGGCGGCGACGGCGCCAGAGCGTCTACCGGGACGCCAAACCATGCGATGGAGCGCTGTGCCAGTGCGACGCTGTCGACCGGGATTCGTCAGACGTCGCCGCAGCACAGGCCATCGGCGTGGTCAGCAGCGGCGACGGCATGCCGCTACAGCACGTGCCTGTGCCGGCGCCTCCAATTCCCGCCCGTCGCCTGCATCCTGCGGTGCATCCCTTTGGCGGCGATCCGGTCGTCGACGCGGTGCCGCGTGGCGTCCTGGTCATATGCGATCCGATCGCAGCCCAGATCGACGCCTCTGGCTGGCAGAGGTTCAAGTGGTCGGTGATTTCACGTCATGGCGGGCCGCTCTCCTTTGCTCTCGCCTGCGAGGTCCATCACGACACCCTTGACCAAGAGCGCTGGATCAAAGGTGGCGACGTCAACAAAGACGGCGGCAACCGAGACGGTCCTGTGGTCGTGGGCAAAGTCACAGACAGCCAGGGCGCCGGCATCACCGTTTCTGGCCAACTTGTTTGGCACGCGGGCGCGTTGCGACCTCACGGTTACGCGATCCGACGACACCCATGCGGCATGGTGTACGAGGGGCGCTGGAACCGCGGCTCCTGGATCGACGGTTACATTTACCGTCCGCCAACATCCAAGTGCGATTCCGTCACCCGTCGAGTGTGCCCGTTTTCGCCGGACAAGATCGATTTCACGGTCACCTGGCGTGCACGGGACGCCGAGGGCAGATCGCGCTGTCACGTCCGGCACCCGTGTCCGCCGTCGGCGCGCAGGGTCGCGATGTCACTCGCCGAATGGCCCTATCCAAACTATTCGGTGTATTGCGGCCGGCGGGCGCCGGCGGGCGCATGCGCCACCTGCATCTGTCGCTTCCGCAACGGCGATTCGTATGCAGAGGCGCGGGACGGCGACGGACCGCCGACCATCCTCTACTATTATATCGATGCGGCGCCCAGAGGTCAAATGATCGGGAACTGCGAGTGGACGATCGTGCCGGCCGAGCGCGGTGCCGTCTACACGGGCAGCGTCTTTTATCCGACCGACGTAAAGTCGAGCCAGTTCCAGGCGATGGCCGACTATGTCTTGTCGGGCCACTCCAGCCACGCCTTTTCGCACGCTCAGCACGAAGCCTTTGCACGTGCCATTCATGCTGGCACACAGGCCCCTTGATCCTTTTTTTTTCTTTTCTCTCCATTTTTCTCCATGTTTGTTGGCCTTTTTTTAGTATATATATATGTATACATATATATATACTAAAAAAAGACAATGTCGCCGACGCTCGCAAGTGCAGAAAAAAAAGAAGGGCATTTCACGGGGCGTCAAAAAAAAGGGGCGGTCAGGGACATTTGCGCACGGCCTGCACCGCATGCTGCCGAATAACCGGCCGGCACTCTGCCGGTCGACCTCAAGGTGGGCCCGGTCTGGGCGGAGGCAGATCCGGCCATCCTGTAGGATTCAAACCTGCATGTCCGTCCTCCTTTTCAGAGCGCCAACGAAAAAAAAAGGCGTTGACTGCGATGGTGGTGCCCAGCGCTCGCGGATCGGTTAACCGACAAGTAAAATCCACGATTTTATATGGATTGTTTGATTTATATGATTTATGATTGAACAAATTGGTGCAGATTGATCGACGGCTAACCGACGCGCAAGCGCTGGCGGTGCCCTCGGTTCGTCTTTTCGTGTCGCCTCTTTTTCTTGGTGCAAAATACGAAAAAAAAAGAAGAGGACCCCAGACGTAATCCCATTGTGCCATGGAGTTCAACGCGGTCGGTCCTTGCAGAGCCTGCCCCACGGCACAAATACCCTCGGTACCGATCGGACGCGAGCCGAGTGCGGGCCGTGTTATGTCACGTTGATGTCTTTTGTTCTGTCTTTTTTTTTTCTCTCAAAAACGGTTTGTCGCCGACGAAAAATGATAGTTTGGGCCTCTCCCGCTAGACGGTGGTCTTGGTCCAGTAGAGGGCCGCGTTGTTGTTGAGGTAGATGACGCCGTCGACGGTGGTGCCCATGTAGGTGCCGTGAACGCTCTCCAAGGTCCACTGGTCGCCGTTGTTGATCAAGACGTCCCACTGCTCCCAGGAACCGACCGTCGTGGCGTCGGCGCGCACCCAGCCGCCTGGATCGGCCCCAAGGTAGTGGTTGTTAAAGCCCTTAAAGGTGTACTTGCCGCTGGCAAGACGACTCACCGTCCACTTTTCCTTGTACGAGGCGCCGTACCACAGCGACTTGACGCTGCCGTCCTCTTGCGGCGTCAGTTGCTTGCCGCTGATGGGCGACACCAGCGTGACCAACTGCAACCACGGCTGCGCCGACGGCGTGGGCGTCATCGAGGGTGTTACCGACGGCGTGGGCGACCTCGACGGCGAGGGCGTGGGTGAGCGCGTGGCGAGGGCGAGGGCGCAGCCGGGTGGTCGTACTCGACGATCGCGCCGCCGGACGCGCCAGCCGTATCGGCCGAGTGTTTGCCGGCGAGTTCGCCGCCGATGCACAGCAGGGCCGAACCGCCCCCCGAGCCGCTGTTGGCGCCCGCATACTGGGGCGTGCTGACTTGGCCCGGAGCGCCGTCGCCGTTAAAGCCAGCAGCACCGCCCCATGCATAACACCAGCCGTTGGGGTAGTCGCCACTAAGGCCGCTGCCGCTCACCCAGGCGCGACCGGGCGAGTTCCAATTGGCGCCGCGCACAAACGGGTTCGTGAAATTGCCGCCGACAAAGCCATAGCCGGCACCGGCACCGCCGGCCTTGACGTCGTCCGCCATGGCGCCCTCGGTGGGAGGACCCTGGGGGCTGTCGTCGGCTCCACCTGCCGGAATGCCGCCGCCGGGCGCCGGACCGGCGGCCGACGAGTTTTGGCCACCGCCGCCGCCACCTTGGCACGCGCGCACACTGCCCATGCCGGTTGCCTTGGCGCCGCCGCCTCCATAGGCCACTGCGCGGAACAATTCAACGCCGCCGGGGGCGGTGGCCACCACGAGCGTGCTACCGCCGTCGCCGGCCGTGCCACCATACCAGCCGGTCGGAGTGACCCTGGGCAGACCGGCGCCTCCCTGGCCGATCGTGACGTTCCACTGCACGTCGCTCGCCGCCACGCTCCAACCGTCGCTGCCTGTAATCCGACCGATGATGGCGGCGCCGCTGCCGCCGCTGGCGCCGCAGTAAAGCGAGGTCGCCGCGCCGCCGCCACCGCCCCAAAGGGTGACAGTGACGTTGGTGGCACCGACGGGCGCCGACCACGTGCCCGACTGGCCGATGAAGATCGCGTAATGGTAGGCGTCGGTCGTGGCCGCCAAGAGCGACCACGCGACAAAGAGCACCAGGGCGCACGCGCGTCCCTTGGGCATTTTTTTATCGGGTTTTTTGGGTTGTTGTTGCAATAAAAAAGTGGCTCCCTCTTGCGCAGGGAGGGCGTCCGCGCTGTGCGTGCTATTTGTGGCTATCGTCGGTCTCTCTTTTCTTTGTCCTATTTATGGGACCGAGGCGCGCGCGCGCGGACCCGACGCGCGCGCACACGGGGTCCAGTGAATTTTTTCGTGTCCGATGCGAGGTTCCACCGTATGCCCATTGGCCCCACTCGATCATGCCGCCGTCTAGTGTGATCGCCGCCCCCATATATTTCTCTGTCTCTCTTTATCTCTCTTTGTGTCTCTTTACCTCTCTTTTCCCCTTGCCTTTGCCCTCTCCTTGAGCGACGAGTGGACGCTCGCGTGCCTCTGCGAGAAAGAGTCGACGTCGCCAATATGAAAAGACAACGAAAAGGACCAACGGCGCAGTGTCGACCGCAGCAGAAAAACCTCACTCCCGCGATTTATTTTTTTTCCCTCTTTCTTTTCGCAGAGAAAGAGGCACGGTCGCCTTTGTGCGTGTGCCGGGCGGCACGCATTCGCGACTCCAAAAAAAAAAAGGGGCAGCGACTCGTTGTTGCGCGGCGCGTCATCTAGACGGTAGTCTTGGTCCAGTAGAGAGTCGAATCGTTGTTGAGGTAGATGACGCCGGCGGCGGTGGTGCCCATGTAGGTACCGTGGACGCTCTTGAGGGTCCACTGGCTGCCGGGGTTGATGATCACCTCCCACTGCTCCCACGAACCGACCGAGGTGGCGTCGGCGCGCACCCATCCGCCCGGATTGGCGCCGAGGTACCGACCGTTGAACCCCTTGAAGGTGTACTTGCCGCTGGCGAGGCGCGCAACGGTCCACTTTTCCTTGTACGAGGCGCCATACCACAGAGAGGCCACGCTGCCGTCCTCCTGGGGCGTCAACTGCTTGCCGCTGATGGGCGACACCAGGGTGACCAACTGCGAGAACGGCTGCATGGACGGCGTGGGCGTCATCGAGGGTGTCCTCGACGGCGTGGGCGACCTCGTCGGGGTGACCGAGGGCGTGGGCGTGGTCGAGGGCGAGGGCGCCACTGGATGGTCGTACTCGATGAGGACGCCGCCGGCGGCGCCCGTGGCGTCGCCCTCCTCATAGACGAACCCGTTTGTGCACGTTATGGCCGACCCGGCGCCCGAGCCGCTGTTGAGCGCCGGACGAGTCGCACTAGCAAAGACGGCATTGCCGCCGTTGCCGTTGAATCCGGCCGCGCCGCCCCACCCGTAGCACGCATAAGTGAGATGGCCCGAACCGCCGCCCCACGATCGGCCGGGCGACGTCCAACCGGCGCCCTGGTTAAAGGGCTGGACAAAATCGCCGCCGACAGAGCCGTATCCGGCGCCGGCGCCGCCGGCCTTGACGTCGCCCACCATGGCGCCCTCAGTGGGTCCGCCCACCGGGTTGTTGTCCACGCCGCCCATCGGGGTGCCGCCGCCGGGCACCGGACCAACGGCCGACGATGAGGCTCCACCGCCGCCACCTCCCTGGCACGCGCGAGGCTCGTCTGGATCGGTGACCTTGGCACCGCCGCCGCCATAGGCCGTCGCGCGAAACAATTCAGTGCTGTCGGGTCCCGTGGCCACGACGATCGTCGCGCCGCCGTCGCCCGCCGTGCCGCCGGTGTAGATGGGATCATACTCGCCAGCGTCACGGGGCGCCCCGCCCTGACCGACGGTGATTGCCCACTGGACCTCTTGGATGGGGAGGCCCCATGCCTCGCTCCCCGCCGCCCGAAATGGGCTGCGCGCTCCACCTGCCCTCGGCCGCAACGAAATGTTACTCCGAGGCGCCGCCCCACAGCGTGATGGTGACGTTGGTGGCGCTGGCCGGCGCCGCCCACGTGCGCGACGTCGGCACAAAGACCGTGTAGTGGTAGAGGGAGGCTGCCGGTGGGACCGCCAGCAGACAGAGGGCGGTGAGCGCCACTGCGGTGGCGAGCACCGCGCCGATCGACGGGCGTCCGCCAGACTTGATTGTCGATGGCCTTTGCATTCCGTTTCCGCTTGGTGTGTCGGTTTGTGTGAGGGTCTTTTTTTTAACTCTTGGTCTTTGTTTGTCGCCTATAAATAGAAGAATGTGTGCTGTTCTTGTTTCCTCGTGCGCATCGTCCTATTTTTCAACCTCGCATGGTCTGCCGGGCCACTTTTGGCGTGCGCGCATTCGTTGCCGGCCGCGTTCACGTCCCCAAAGGGTTTTTCGCTCTCGTGCCGACTTTTCGCTCTCGTGGCTGGGCGCCAGTGGAGGACAGGTTCTGTCGTCATTGGGTGCCGTCAATCGCGGTCTCTGATTGTGTCTGTACCGATTTTGTTTCTCGCGAGAGCAAACACTGTGCACTGCCAAACCAAAAAGAAATGTCGGCCAACCGCACAAAAAAAAGAGAAACCGGTTGTGGGCCTTTTGTCCTGCCGCACACAGGCCCTATGCCGACGGCCGTCGCAAAGGAGTTGCGACAAAAGGAAAAATGACGTCAAAACATCCATATTGTGTACTGTTTCTTTTATGTTTTTTTTTTCGTGCGCGACAAGGAGCATTTTCTGGGTCGGTCCGGGGCGTGATAAAGAAAGAGATGGCGCAGGCATGAAAAGAAGTGCGCTGCAGCCTTGTGTTTTTTGGCTCTGTCTCGTCTTTCCCTTGACCGCACTCAAGGTTAAAAAATAGGAAGAGTCTTTTCTTTTTTTTGTTTTCGGGACCCGTCTTTGGTGCCCTTTTTTACATTTTTATTTCTTTGTTGTGTCGTCTTTTTATCCCAGAAAAAAAATGGTCTTTGTTGTGGGTTCAGACGTTGGTCTTGGTCCAGTAGAGGTCGGCATTGTCGTTGAGGTAGACGACACCGGCAGCGGTGGTGCCCATGTAGGTGCCATGGGTGCTTTTGAGGGTCCACCGGTTGTCATTGTTGATGATCACGTCCCACTGCTCCCACGCGCCCACCGACGTGACCTCGGCGCGCACCCATCCGCCGGGGTTGGCCCCCAGGTACTTGCCATTGAATCCCCGAAAGGTGTACTTGCCGCTGGGCAGACGGGCGACGGTCCACTTTTCCTTGTACGAGGCGCCAACCCACAGCGACTTGACGCTGCCGTCCTCTTGCGGTGTCAGTTGCCGGCCGCTGATGGGCGACACCAAGGTCACCAACTGCGTCAAGGGCTGCGCCGTCGGGGTCGGTGACGGCAGCGGGGTCCGCGATGGCGACGGCGTCCGCGACGGCGTGACCGAGGCGGCCGGCGAGACAGAGGGCGAGGGCGCCACCGGGTGATCGTACTCGATGACGGCTCCGCCATCGGCGCCGGCCACATCTTGCGACAGCACATAGGTCTTGCAGGCCTCGGCCGAACCGGCGCCGGCGCCGCTGTTGGCGTCGGGATGACGCGAGAGGGGGTCGAGCCCGACGCGCTGTTGGACCCGGCGCCACCGTTGCCGCCATACGCGGCGGCGCCGCCCGACGACCAACACAGGGTACTGCCTCGGCCGGCGCCGCCAGACCAGGTGCGCCCAAAGCCGCGCCACGGGGCGCCTCTGGTAATGGGCGAGTCAAAGGCGTAGCCAAAACCGGCGCCGGCGCTGCCCGCCTTGATGTCACCTACCAGTGCGCCCTCTTTGGGCGCGGCCTGGCGGTCATTGTCGGCACCACCAGACGGATTGCCACCGCCCGGTTGGGGACCCACTGCCGACGATGATGCACCGCCGCCGGCACCGCCCTGGCAACCGGTACGATCAACTCTTGACGACGATTTGCCGCCGCCGCCAGCATAGGCCGTGGCATTGAAAAGTACCGTGCCGTTGGGCATCATGGCAATGATTGACGTGGCCCCGCCGTCGCCGGCCACCGATTCTTGGGCGCCCACCGGACTCGGCGCGCCGCCCTTGCCAATGACCACGCTCCACACGACGTCGCTGGCCGAGATCGACCAGTCGGACGCGTCGACGGCGCGGCCCACAATGGTGGCGCCGCTCCCGCCGCCGGCACCACAGTACAATGAGGTGGACGACCCGCCACCACCACCCCAGAGGGTGACACTGACATTGGCGGCGCCGGCCGGCAGGGACCAGGCCTGCGACGCGCCAAAGGACACACTGTAGCGGTAGGCCTCTGTCGTTGGTGCCCCAAGAGCCAAAAGACTGATGATGGCAACGACTGTGACGAGGGCCGCTGTGGTTACCATGGGATTTGTCGCACACGCCTTCATGCTGTTGCCTCGTGACCGGTTTCCGTTTTGTTGTTTGTTCTCTTTTCTTTTTTTGGCAGGAGCGATCAGGCTCGGTGTTGTGTCGGGTCTTTTTTTTTTCTCCCTTGTGTCGACGCCTCTGGTGGCCGCGCCCACCACAGGGCGTGCTGCAGTCGTCGACTACCGTCGTGCGTGCGACGCCTCTTTTTTTTCGCCGCCCCCAACCGACACTGCGGACCGACATCCTAAATCTAGTAAAAAAGACGACAATGTGACCTGTTTCTTTTTTGTTTTTTCTCGAAAAAACCCCTTTCACGGTCACCAAAAACAAGAAAAAGGACCGCGAGTCGAGAAAAAAATAGGTTTTCTTTTTATTTGCAACGCGCAGATTTTCACAATCCTCTTTACACCGTGCCATTCACACAAAAGAAAAGAAAATGTCGCCCGGCAATCGCACACCGACCGGCGGGCAGGGGAGGAAAAATGGGGAAAAAAGATCAATAGGGATGAGGGATGCCCAAAAGTCTAGACCGCAGTCTTGGTCCAGTAGAGGCTGGCATTGTCGTTGAGGTAGATGACGCCAGCGGCGGTGCTGCCCATGTAGGTGCCGTGGGTGCTCTTGAGGGTCCACTGGTTGCCGGCGTTGATCAACACATCCCACTGCTCCCACGCGCCCACCGACGTGACCTCGGCGCGCACCCACCCGCCGGGGTTGGCGCCCAGGTACTTGCCGTTGAACCCCCTAAAAGTGTACTTGTTGTTGGCGAGGCGCGTGACGGTCCACTTTTCCTTGTACGAGGCACCAACCCACAGTGATTTGACGCTGCCGTCGTCTTGTGGCGTCAAATGTTTGCCACTGATGGGCGACACCAACGTGATCAACTGAGGAAGTGGTTGCGCCGACGACGTGGGCGACACGGATGGGGTGGGCAAACGCGTAGGCGACGGCGACGCGGTCCTCGACGGTGTGGGCGACGCCGAGGGCGAGGGACCCAACGGATGGTCATACTCGATGATGATACCGCCGTCGGCGCCCGGCGCGTCGTAGCCGGTCTTGTAGATGACGCAGGCCTCGGCCGAACCGGCGCCGCTGCCGCTGCTGGCAGGCGGAAGGCGCGGAAACACGCCCGGACCGAGGGCGTTGTTCAGGCCCGGTCCGCCCGCGCCATTGTATGCGGCACCGCCTCCCCACGAGCGGCACCCTGCACTCCAACGGCCCTCGCCGCCGGCCCATGCGCGACCGGCCGCATGCCAGCCGGCACCGGTCCTAAACGGTTGATCCGTGTTGCCGGCGACGTGGCCATAACCGGCGCCGGCACTGCCCGCCTTGACGTCACCTACCTGGACGCCTTCCTTGGGCGGGGCCAGGCGGTCGTCGTCGGCACCACCGGAAGGGTTGCCGCTGCCGGGGATGGGTCCAACGGCAGAAGAGGCCTCGCCGCCGCCGGCACCGCCCTGACAGCCGTCGCGCTCAACGGCCGACGATGCACTGCCACCGCCGCCTCCATAAGCCGTTGCATTGAAAAGCACGGCGCCGCCGGGTGCCACGACGGCGACCGACGTGGCGCCACCATTGCCTGATACTGCCTGCGTAAAGACCGGTGCCGGTGGCAAACCGCCTCTGCCCACGGTGAGCACCCACGACGCGCCGTCGACCGACACGGGCCAGCCACTAGAGTCGACGCGCGGCCGAGAATGGTGGCACCGCCGCCACCGCCCGCACCACAATAGAGCGTGGTGGCTGAGCCGCCACCGCCACCCCACAGCGTCACTACAATGTTGGTAGCGTTGGCCGGCGGCGCCCACGGACGCGATTCTTGCACAAAGACAGTGTAGCGGTAGGCGTCCACTGCAGGCGCCAGACCGCACAGCACCAAGAGCACCGTCGCACCCAATATTGTCATTGTCTTTGGGGACATTTTCATGTTTCCGATAGGTTGCGTCGACAAGAGGGCCAAGGTGTGGCGCGCGCGATCGTCGGCGCAGGCGCGGTGCTATTGTTGGCAATTTTCTATTTTGGGCGATTCTTTTTGTGGCACCGCGGCTCAGCCAGTGTTTGGAGGACGGTCGCCAGACACACAGGCCGATCTCACTCAAGGACTGTACCGCGACACCGACACCCCTATAAAATGCATATGTGTATAGTGGGTTTTCCTCATGTTTACACTATTTGTCTTTTTTCTTTCCGTGCCAGAAAAAAATGTTTGCGACGACTCTTTTTTGTGTGTATGTAGTGTTGGTTGCTGACCGCGACCAAATCGTCGCCCGTCGCAAAAAGGTCGCAGTCGTAGGCGAAATAGAGGCGGCGCTGGCGGTCGCTTGACGACTTTTTTTTCTTTGAAATGGAAAAAGAGTGATGAAAACAACCTGATAGACGACAGGCTCTTTTTCGCGCAAAAAGAACAAAATGAGTTCTTTTGTTCACTGCATGCAGGAGACGCAGCCAATATAAAAAAGTGCCGCCCACACGACCATAACCATCGCCAAAAGGGCAACTCGCCTGGCCCAGTCGTCACGACTCTTTGCGTGTAGCGTCGCCGGGTGTGACTTTGTTGTCGGCCGTGTCTTTTTGCACACGTCGCAGCGCTGTCGCGGACGGAGAGGACATTCTTCTTGTTGACTGCTCTGGTTAGGCTGCCTGTCTGCGGGACCGCAGTCCACTGAATCGAGAGGCGCAGTCTGTGGAGGGGCCTCTTGCGTATTGACGGTGCACGGTACTTGGTGGTGTTGACGGTCAGTGCCACCGGTAGCGTCCGTGTCGGCTTGCGCTATGTCGGTGCGGTCGTCTAGCAGAGGCGCCGCAGGGCAGTCGCTCGATACGGTGTCGACTCTCTCGGCAGGCGCATCGTTGGCGACGCACGAGGGGGTGCTCGACTTGCGTTGTGGCCGTGTGACAGGGAGAGGACGCACAGCCATCGATCCCGCACGTACGCGCCCTGGCGGTATACCGAGTAGGGGATTGAATGACCCTGTTGAGAGTTGTTGTCGAGGTGGCATAGGTGGCATAGTGCGAAAGGTCTCGGCAATCTCCAACAGTCTCATCAGTTGGGCTACGCCAACATGTGCTTCTTGGGATGGCAACGGCGGTTGCGATGTGGCGGGCGGGGCGCTGTCCATGTTGTGTGCTGTCGATGTAGAGGCAACGCAAATGCGCAAAGAAAAGCGAGCGGCACAGAGACACCCAATGTTTTATTCACCGTCGCTCGTGTGTGGCCGGCAAAAAAGGCAAACCCAATGCCATTGGTCGTATACGCGCCCACACAGGATATTGCCATTAGTAGTACAATCTACTCTGCAAGCACGGTCGGGCGTTGGCTGCGCAGTATGTACTCAAAAGGAGCCCGACAGAATGGATGCCGCATGCGCCGAGGCAGCCGACAACTGTAGCAACCAGGATGGCATGGACCCTACCGACATTTTGCCAGTGGAATTGTGGACAAACATACTCAACGGATGTGATGGACGACGGGGCCTCTTGTTCTTGGACCCCCGCTTTCGCTTTGCGGGCCGAGCCACATGCGCCCTATGGTCTGCCATCGTTCAGCGGCCCGGACCCGACTTTGCCGCGGCTCTGAATGCACCGCCGTGGCGGTGCCAGACGGCGTGCACGTGGCCCAAACACCCATGGTACCTGGCGCTGGCAGACGGCCGCGCCGTGTGCATGTCGGCCCTCGTCACGATGCTTGCACGCAGCACTGGCGGATGGCGCGAGGACCCGGCCGCGTTCATGATGTGGTTTGCATCGCACGTCACCCGTGCGACTCAACACCACGCTGCGTTGGTTATGCTCATGTCGCCGGCCGCGCGGGCTGTCGAGCATGTATGCGAGGTCGAGGCGCACCGTGCCGACTCTGCATCAGAGGGCCAACTCTTTGACGTATTGGCGCGTGGACTTGAGCGCCTCAAGCGCGGCCACGTCTACAGAGCCTTTCAAACACGCCTCTGTGACGAACAAAGTCGGATCACCGTGGCCCTGGCGCGGCTCGCAGACGCTGCAATCGAGAATGAGCACGTCAGCCTCTTGCAACAGATTGCCACATTGGGACGCGTCATCAACTCAAGGCACCGTGAACTGGCTCTGCGCGCTTCAGGCCCGGCCTGCTTTGCGTGCATCGTCGACTGCCATCCAGTTGTGCGCTATCCGAGATCCACGACCGCGATCTCGCAGCCAAAGTATTCTGCCAAATCGTCGGCAATGGCCGCCATTGGGCGCTCGACCTATTGCGCACCCAGCGGCGCACCCTCTGTCGCGCGGACGTCTTTGCCGAGGCGATGACGCAGGGCGCCGTCTCTTCACTCGACTGGCTCGACGATCGTCACGGCGAATGGATGAACGCGTCCATCGTGAGCCTCACCATCACAGCCGTCAAGGAGCCGTCGTTCCATGACGAGCGTTCATTTGGCTGGATATGCGACCGCATGCACTCTAGATTTGGTCCGGCCGACCGCGGCGCGCTCTTTGGTGCCATCGTTGCCGGCCGCCACGTGCGGCTGTTGCTCTTTCTGCTCGACAAGCACTTTTTCCGGGTGAATGCAAAGGTCATAACGCGCGCCTTTGCAGTGTGCCTCGACGAGCGCGATCATCTACGATCAGTGTGCGCACTGCTGAGGACGGCAGACGCGCTCTTTGGGGGACGACCCTCGGATGTCGACCTGTGGGGCCGGGTCATTGTGCCCAACCTGTACGACAAGCGCAACATTCGCGCCAACTGCATCGCACGCATCCTGTGCGCCATCGCGCTCGGGGCACGCGCAGACCACGGCGACGTCCATGTATTGGAGGGCACCCATGAGGCGTGTGCGGAGTATGCCGATGGGCAATGTTGGTGCAATCCCCAAACAGAAGCGGCCGCCTCTCAAGTGGAGCAACTCCTGCGCTGGTGCCGCCCCGTGGCGCGCTTTGCCGGCACGGGTGCCGAGCGTCTCTACGATCGAGGCCGACTGCCCACACGGACCTACATGGCGCTGCACCGGCTCGCTGTGAGCAACAGCACGCACCCCTTTCGACCCGACCCACGCGACCCCGATCCGCCTCTCTTTTATTGACGATCGCGACATTCTTCTTTCTCTCTGGTTCAGTCCCTATTGCAAAAAAAAAGAGAATTGCCTATGTTCTTTTTGCATTTTATTGTGTTGGCCTTTTGTGGGCGGTATTGTTTGCCAGGACTCGCCCTTTTGGTCATGGGCCTCGCCCTGCACTTGGCGCGCGCCATGCGGCGGTCGGTCCCGGGATTGTGCCTCGCGCGTGTGGTCTTCTCTCTGCACCGATTTGGACGCACCGGTCGATTTCCTCGATGTGCGCCCGAGGCGCAAACAATTGACTATCACCAGAAAAAAAAAGGAGGGCTGTCGCCAAAATGGACCTTTTATGTGGCGGCGCGCGCACCGACGAGGCAGAGGGTCCTCTGGCGCTGCTGCTTGGTCTACTGTCGGCGTCATGCCAGACCCAACCAACCCTCTTCCACTGGAAATGCCTCTTTTCTTGGCAATTTCTTTGTCCAGATTTTTGGGGTGCGCATGCTCAAGGTCGGTCAGGCTTTGTGCTTGTTGCACCAACCCCTTCGGTGGGTTTCCTGTTCTTGACCGACAAGGAGCGCGCCGTCGACAGCAGCCACGCCACACATTCGAATCTGGCGCCAGGTTGTTATGGGATTGCACTGATGGCAGAGTTGTTTGGTGCAGTGCGCGCGCCGTGGGGACGAGGCATGGTCCTCGAAAAACCCTGCCTTGTTGGCCGCCATTACACTGAGGCCAGGAGAAAAGGCAGACGCGACGCCGTCAAAGAACCCATCCTGTATTTTTTTTTCAATCATTAGACAGCGGTGGGCAGCATGTCTCCTTATTTCGTACCGTCAAGTCGCTTTTTTCCGATTTGCTGAATGACGTCGACATTATTTCATTTGCCCAATGGCGCATAATCCCTCTTTTCAATAAAAAGGAGAACCGGCAAATGCAACGGCAATACGAAAAAAGACACTCACCCGACCACCGACGACAAAACACAACATGGGCTCCACAACTAGCATGCTGCCTCGCCCCGCCGAGCACGCGACCGAGGAACAACTGCCTCTGGCCAACGACAACAAGCGATTGGACGTAACGCATCTTTCAGACGACACGCTGCGCGAGGTGCTGGCCCTTGCAAATGAACTCAAGGTGCCGGCCACGCAACTTGTCGATCGCAGGGCGCGCGCTTGCGCGCCTTGCATCGACGACGCCATGGTCGGCGATCCGGCCGGTTGGTTTGCGTTGCTCGCCGGCGGGGGCCACATTGACGTTCTGCGGTGGGCAAGGGCCAACGGGTGCCCTTGGGACGAGGTGGCGCCGGCGTTGGCGGCACTGGGCGGCCATCTCGCCGTCCTCAAGTGGCTCCACGCCAACAAATGCCCGTGGGACGCCCGCACATGCGCGAATGCTGCCTCTGCGGGAAGTGCCGACATTGTCAATTGGCTGAGGGCCAACGGCTGCCCTTGGGACGAGGCCACATGTGAATACGCGGCCCTGGGCGGCCATCTCGACATCCTCAAGCGGGCGCGGGCCGACGGATGCCCGTGGAGCAAGCGCGTGTGCGAGTACGCGGCAGGGAGCGGCGACACAGAGGTTTTGGAATGGGCCATCGCCAACGGCTGTCCGCACACGGCGACGACATGCAGTGCCGCGGCTTCAAACGGACATCTAGAGGTGCTCAAGCGTGCCCGCACCCTCGGGTGCATGTGGAATACCGACACACCGACCGAGGCCGCGCGAGGAGGCCACGCCGAGGTGCTCATCTGGGCCGTCTCCAACGGCTGCCCGCTGATCCAGGCCAATATTGATAGAGCCGCACGCGAGAGTGGTAATGCTGCAATCGCCTCTTGGCGTGAGCAATGCCCGCCGCCGACCAACCCCCACCTTTGGATGTAGCACAAAAAACCGAAAAAGTGAAAAAAATAGGCGGAGCAACCTTGTGCTCTTGAACATTTATATGTACGGTCTAGAGTGCAAAGTCAAGGCAGAGGGTGGTCAATGTCTCGCCGCACTGCGAGAACAATGCTTTTTTCCCCCACGCGACCAACAGAAAAGAGGGTCCATAGTATTGGGAACGTCTGTGCGACCCAGTCGGGCTCTGAGGTGCAGGCGCTTTGGGCTACATCTGCACCAGACTCGCGAACAGATTTATCGCCAGAGGACAATTGGAAAGGAAGCACGAGGCGCCCGGCACCCTAGGCCAATTCCCGGCGAGTCAGTCGCACTCGACAAATGGATGATGACGACATGCAACAAGATCGGCAGAGAGGCGCCCATGTCAAACTGCGGTCGGGTCATCGGCCCGTTGCCCGTGCGCAGACTTGGTGTCAACACCTCTTGGCGACCGCGCTCTGGGCGGCCCTGCCGCGCTTTCCCCGCGCGCTCGTTCATGTGCTATACCAGGTCCGCGCGCAGCAGCACGGCGCGAGACATGAGCAAGCCTCTGTCGCAGCACCGAGACCTATACGGCGCCGTCAGCGGGATCTGCCTGTGCCCGACGAGATCCTCTGCATGATCCTGGCTGCCTGCGACCCGGTCGACCTTGTTACAGCGCGGTGCGTCGGGCGCCGGTGGCGTGCATGTGCACCGGCCGTACCGAGATTCCAGCGGCGCTACGTCGGCGAGTTGGCCTTTCGGGGCTACCGATCGGTCCTCGTGTGGGCGCGCGCAAGCGGTTACCGTTGGCGTCATGCGGACGCGCTCACATGTGCATCGGCCGCCGAGGGTGGCCACCTGGCCCTGCTTCAATGGCTACGGGCCAGGGGTTGTGGATGGGACGAGCGCACGTGTGCGCGCGCAGCGTCCGGCGGCCACCTCGACATCGTCAAGTGGGCCAAGGCCAATGGCTGTCGCTGGGACAAGTGGACTTGTTACGGAGCGGCCCTCGGCGGCCACTTTGAGATTATCAAGTGGGGGCACACATGGGCTTGTACGTGCGGCACGTCAGACTGGCCTAGGGAGGCATGGGATGGTGCCATCAAGGGCGGCCACCTGAACATTCTCCAGTGGGCCTATGAACATGGTCACCGGTGCGACGGCAAGACATGTTCCACGGCCGCCGGCAGGGGCGACTTGGCCATGTTGCAGTGGGCACGTGCCCATGAGTGCCCGTGGTCGGCTGGCTGGGGCCAGGTCTCATGGTCGACCGAGTCGCACAGTCCCAGTCCATGCGCCGAGGCGGCCGCCGGTGGGCACCTTGATGTCGTCGAATGGCTGAGGGCAAACGGGTGCCCGTGGGACGCGCGGGCGTGCGCCGCCGCTGCCAAAGGTGGCCATCTCGGCATACTGCAGTGGCTTTGCGACAATGGCTGCCCATGGGACTGGCGGACGTGCGCGGGCGCGGCCAAAGGCGGCCACCTGGACATACTCCAATGGGCACGCACTAGAGGATGCCCGTGGGACGAAGCGACATGCGCGGGCGCAGCCGAGGGCGGGCATCTCGACATTGTCAAGTGGGCGCGCGCCGAAGGCTGTCCATGGAGCAAGGACGCGTGCGCGGCTGCGGCAGGACAAGGCCATCTCGACCTGTTGCAGTGGCTCCGCGCCAACGGGTGCCCGTGGGGCGCGTTGGTGTGCCAGGCGGCGGCCACAGGGGGTCACCTCGACGTGCTCAAGTGGCTGAGGGCCAACGGATGCCCATGGGACGTGTGGACGTGGCGCTGGGCGCGGCCCCACCATCACGTCGTCGAGTGGATCGAGGCCAACGGGTGTCCTCGTGACGGCAATGGTCACCGGTGCAACCTTTTGTGGCGTCGAGCCGATGACGCTGGGGTGTCGCCGCCGCCACGCGAGGGACATCCATCGCCTTGACGCCACACATACAGGACAGTTGAAAAGGCGCACGTCCCGCAAGGCGCACCGCGCCGTCCCATCCGTTCTGTTTTTCCCCCCAAAGACGAATAACAAGTCGTCTTTTTTCCTCTTCAAAAGGCCCCCATCATCCATTGTGACCCCTTTCTTTTGGATCGCTGCCGGCACGCCGAGAGCGCGACCGACAAACCTGTCGGGGGCGAGAGGGCGCCAAACAAAAAGGGACCAACATATCCAGCGATGTCGGCCCGACCAAATACCCTGTTTGTGTGAGGGCCATTGTTGATGGACCCAAATAGGGCGCTCGGTTTTGCCTCGCCGATGTCTTGGCCCTACGGTCGTGCACTATTTGTCGTCGGCACAAGGGCGTGCTGAAAAGAAAAAGGTCGCCCGTCCATCGTGCATCGCAATCAACCCGTGATGCCCTTTTTCTTTTTCTTTTCATTGCACATTTTGTTGCTCGGCAAATGGAAACTATGACATCATTGGCCGAGGACGGCCGACCAATTGAGAATGAATGTCAGACATGCCTTTGCGGCACACAAAATGGGCAGCCCAGCATTTGGCCAGACCAAACAACGACAGGCTACCAAATGATCGACATACATGGGAGGGACATGGCGACCATCGAAAAGGCTTGCGGCAACGACGGCCACCTTTCGGACCAACTTCCCGTCCCCGATGAGATTCTCTCGGCGGTCCTTGCGCTCCTAAAGCCGCGCGATCGGTGGCGGGCCGCAGGTGTCCAGAGACGGTGGTACGCCTGCTCCGGGCGGCCCGACCTGCTCGAATACGCCAAGAGCCATGCTTGCAGCGCGGGGGTCTGGTGGTGCGCCGTGCTCACCGGCCGTCTCGACGTGCTCAAGTGGGCCTTTGGTCGAGGCGTCGCATTGGGCCAAAGGTCGTTGGCGTGCGAGATGGCGGCCAGAGCGGGCCACCTCAAGGTTATCAGGTGGCTCCGACGCCGGGGCTTTGCCATGGGTCCGGGCACGTGCGCCCGCGCAGCCAAAGGCGGCCATCTCAAGGTGCTCAAGTGGGCATTGCGCAAAGGGTGCCAGTGGGACAGTTCGACGTGCACCGAGGCCGCCAGCGGTGGCCATTTTGACATTCTCCAGTGGGCGCGCCGGAAAGGCTGTCCTTGGGACAAGTGGACGTGCATTGCCGCGGCCGGCGCCGGGCGCCTCGACATCCTCCAGTGGGCGCGTGCCGAAGGCTGCCCGTGGAGCAAAAAGGTGTGCGTCGCCGCGGCCCAGGGCGGACATCTCAAGGTGCTCAAGCTGGGCCAGGGCCAACGGGTGCGGTTGGCACAGAGACGTGTCGACGCCGGCGGCGCGCGGAGGCCACCTCAAATTGCTCAAGTGGGCGCGAGCCAACGGGTGCCCGTGGAACGAATGGATCTGCATCCACGCAGCCGAATGCGGCCATCTCAAGGTACTCAAGTGGGCGCGACGCAAGGGCATGCCGTGGGACGAACGTGTGTGTGCGCGCGCCGCCGCCGAGGGCCACCTCGACGTGCTCCAGTGGGCGACGCGCAAGGGCTGCCCCTGGGGCAGCGTCGTCAAAAGGGCCGCCAAGTATGGACAAATTGAGGTGTTGGACTGGGCGATGGCCAACGGCGGCGTATGGGACGACGATATATGGAGGGCCATCCAATATGATGGATGTCGCAGAGGCAGAGTGCGCAGGTGGGCCGCGGCCAACGGCATTTGTGTGCCCGACAAAGAATAAAAATGGTTACCCATGCAAACCTATTCCTTGGTCATACTTGCAGAGTCACTGCTGCAACCCAACACATTGCTACAAGGTTCTTGGAGGCGCCATGGTGGTTGGCACCTCAAGACGATTACGACGAGCGTGTCCTCTCTGGGTCGGATCGTCCTTTTTTTTTTTGAGACAACGCACCCGTCTCTCTGTGACAGGTTGTCTTGTCGCGGGGAAAATATTCTACGGTTGTGCAAGACATTCACAATGTTAATCAATAAAATGTACTCGGATCAACCGACCGCGTCCGGCACCAACAAGGGGCGTAAATACACACAGGCGGGCGCACGGCTCAGCGTGATTGTGCAATGACACAAGCGAGTTGGCGGCTCGTGCTCTCTGGTTTTTTGGTCTTGCATTGGCCGTCTCACTTTGCCCTCTTTCTGGGTGTATGAGCCGAATTGCGCACTAGATAATTGCCACGTGCTTTCATTGCGCACAATAAAAAAGGCAATGCTGCGCCATTGGCCCAAGCCGACATGGTGTCGACATCATCATGGTTGTGATTTGTTGTGCAAAAGAAAAGAGGCCGCCGTCATACATTGCAAGACAACAACAATAACCACCAAAGCACAGACACCGACCAGCACTCGCATTTCACAGAACAAGCGCAATGATGACAGAGGCGCCCAACTACAATGGCGTTGCCCATGAGATGAGACAGGCGTGCGAGCAAGACCTCAATATCCCTGCGACGATCGACAACCTCCCGGTCGAAATTCAGGTCATGATCCTTAATGGGCTCACTACGGCACCCGATCTCTTGGCCCTGCGGGCGACGTCGCGGACCTGGCGCCTGCTGATGTCGGGCGACCGGGGACCCGTGCTCGCGCTCTGTCGCACACTCTTGTCCGACGAGGCCGTCAACCGCCTGGCGACGCATCCCCACGCCGACGTCCTCGCATGCATCGTCTATGGCATCCTCAAGACCGCAGGAGCGTCGCTGCGTTCCATCGAACCGATCGATCAATACTGCACCACCTATTGGGTGCCGCGCGTGATGGGCACCTTTTGCGGGTGGGGCTTGTCGCTAAGCAAAGTGCGCGTCTACGGGGCCGCATCCCTTTGCACGTGGTCGGTCGGTCGTTGGTCCGATGGCAAACTCGTCGACGGCATGACGCGCGCCCCCCACATGGTTCCCGAAGTGCCAGGCTGCAGGTGGCGCCCCCATGTGCTCCCTGCCGGGTCGCCTTGCGCGCGCTGCAGGATGCGCCGCACGATGTGGACCGGACGAGTCGTCGGCGGCGTCGCGCACGGGCACGGCGTGTGGAAGATATCGCGCTGCCAAGAATGCCGCACCAACGGGGGCCGCCTATGCAAGATACGATGCGCGGGACGCTGGACCAAAGGCACGCTCGTACGCGGCACCATGGCGTGGGGCGGCAATTGTGTCTACAACGGCGAGTTCAAGGACAACTTCTTCCATGGACTCGGCACGCTCGATGCGGACGACCACGGAGCCGGCACGCGCTACGTGGGCCACTGGTCAATGGGACGGCCCCACGGCCACGGGACACTGGTCTATGAGCGCGTCCACGACAACGATCCCGACCCGGTGCCTTGGCACTATGTCGGCGACTGGGACCACGGGGTGCAGACTGGCACAGGCACAAAAGAGTGGGCAGACGGCCGCCACTATACTGGCGAGTGGCACGATGGACGACCTCACGGACGAGGATCGCTCAAGTGTGTCGACGGCAGCCGGTACGACGGCGAGTGGCACAGGGGCGCGCGTCACGGTCAAGGCAACCAGTTTGGACCCGACGGACGCCTGCAACGCCGTGGCTACTGGATACACAATTCGCTGTCGTCGCGCCTGGCCTTTCGGCATGCGATGGAGACGGGCCACGAAAGGTCGATTGCGCGCTGCGCCTTGACGGCAGTCACGCACCCTTTTCACGTCGTCAGCGGCTGGCTCGACACACCGCTCAACTTTTAGTCGACCAGAGGTGCCGTCGACTTTTTTTTATTTCGAAAAAAACATGTTTAAAAAATCAACAAAAGACACGAGAGCCACCGGCACGAGCCTCTGATGCCGTCTGTCTTGTGCGTGGCCCTTTTTTGTCATAACCGCCCCCACCCCCCCCCAAATTGCATCTACGGTGGCGCCATGCCGCGACGCCTGTGTGGGCGCAAAGCGATGGCGCCGACAATTTGATGCCGCCGTTCGTGTGCGACTTTTTTTGCTTTTTTGTTTGGTATTTTTTAGCGGCGGCGCGTGCTTTTGGGTCGCACGGTCGGAAACGGATTGTGTTTGGCACAGGTCAAGGAAAAAAGGCGCGGCGTCCGGGCCGCTGGTGCGGCCCGGGGACCACCGCAGAGGCGGACGGACCCATCAGAGCGCCGCGGACACACCGGTGGACTTCATTTGTACATGCAGACTATACAACACGCCGTTGGCACACTGCTAGATCCATCTGACGGTCAAACACGTAGCGGGGGTTTGGTCACGATTGCGTGCAACGCGGCACAAACATCAACAGCAGAGCAGTTGCCATCAACTGCCACCATGACGACGGAACCGGCTACTGAGGAGGACCTTCCTGTGCCCGATGAGATCCTCTGCATGATCCTGGCCGCCTGCGACCCTGTTGACATTGTCGCAGCGCGGCACGTCGGCGCCGGTGGCGCGCGTGCGCGCCGGCTGTGCCCAGATTCAAACGGCGCTACTTGGGCGAGTTGGCATTTCGAGGCTACCGTTCACTCATCGAATGGACGCTTTCGAGCGGGTACCGATGGCTGTGTGTTGACGTCTATACATGCGCCGAGGCGACCAGCGGCGGACACTTGGCTCTGCTCCAGTGGCTTAGGACCAACGGATGCCCGTGGGATGAGAGCACGTGCTCGTACGCGGCCGGCGAGGGCCATATCGGTGTGCTCAAGTGGGCCGAGGCCAACGGCTGCCCATTGACCAAGTGTGCGTGCGGGCGCGCGGCACGATGCGGCCACCTGGCTGTCGTTGAGTGGATACATGCTCGCCTTTGTCCATCCGATAGGACAGAGCGGCTAAAGGCGGCATGGGACGGCGCTGTCATTGGCGGCCACATACACATAGTACAGTGGGCCTATGACCGCGGACACCGGTGTGACGGGTGGACGTATGTCGTCGCCTCGCGGAGAGGCGACCTCGGCATGCTCCAGTGGGCGCGCGACAACGGATGCCCGTGGCCAAACGCCCAATGGCCCGACAGTCCATGTTCCGAGGCAGCCAGAAAAGGCCATCTCGATGCGCTCCGATGGCTCTGGTCCAATGGCTGCCCGTGGGATCATCACGTGTATATCGACGCGGCGTACGATGGCCACCTGCCAGTGATCGAGTGGGCACACGCCAACGGGTGCGCCTTGCCAAGTTACGACCGCGGCACACTATCCCATGTGGCGGCCGCTTACGGGTCCCTTGATACACTCGTGTGGTTTTACGACCACGGGTGCCCGTTGACGGCCTCTGTCTTTACCTCTGCCGCGCGGCGAGGCGACTTGAATGTGCTCGCCTGGCTCAAGGAGCACGAGTGCCCGTGCAACGAATCGGCTTGTGCGAGTGCGGCCGAGGCCGGCCACCTTGACGCGCTACAATGGCTGAGGGCCAACGGCTGCCAGTGGGACGCCAACACGTGCTACGGTGCGGCCAATGGCGGTCACCTGCGTGTCCTCCAGTGGGCACGAGCCAACGGCGCGCCCTGGGACGGCGGTGTGTACTGGATCGACCACACCCATACCCATACAATCGAGTGGATCAAGGCCAACGACGGCCCCGATCCCTATTAGAGTACGAATTGGTTTGCGTGCCAGTGGCCACATTCGCCTAATCCTAGGAAGCGGCAAAAAATAAACAGAACCAAAGAAGCATTTCAAAAAAAAGCGTCTGCGCCTGGTGCCTTGTCTGCTTGGACGCGCACAAAAAAGTGCCGACAACACTCGTGGTTTATGTCTGTGTTTGTGTGTTTGCAATTGTTGAGCAGACGATACAACGGGCCGCGACAATTTTTGCGGCCTCCCTTTGGCTTTGTGTGAATTTATTTTGCCAGTTTTGAGAGTTTGGCGGCTGCAACCGTCCATCCCCATGCGAGCATCCAGATGATTGGCCGGCATCGGCAAAAGTATCATTTTCGATAACACGTCCAATCAAAGAAATGGGGCGCTCCAACTGGGGATTACGCACCTGCAAAAAGGCCTCTTGTGACAACAAACCCACGTCAGCGCTGAATGACGGCATGATGCATGGCAAACAAAATGATGTCTTTGAGCGCATACCGCCCGAGGTCGCTTTCCTTATTCTCGCTCACCTCGACAACCGCTCCTTTTGGATGGCGCGTCGGACGCACCGCGTCTTTCGCCTAGAGCACGACGCGTCCGAGGTCCAGCGACGCAAGGCCTATTGGTGGCTGCGCACGTCTCCTGAGCAGGCCATCGCGCGCGGCCGCAGCAACGTGTTGCTTTTTCTCAAAGAGCACAAGCGCATCCCGCCCAACTTTTTGCCATGGAAGGCGGTCGTCGAGGCCGGACACGTGCGCGCTCTGGAGACGGCGCTGACCGTATTTCCCGCCGACTTTGGCCAATCGGCCGTCGACGGGGCCATCCTCCGCGGCCATACGGATCTCGTCCTACGCATGCACTCGCTGAGTGAACTTTCAATCGCCAACAGCATCTCTACGGCCTTGCGCGAGGAGCGGACTGGCATGGTGTTGGCACTCTGTCGGGCGGCCAGTGTAAGGTATTGGGGGCTGTGGTCGCTTATAGCCGCGCGCCATGGACACCTTGCCTGTCTACAATTGTTTTTGGATCGGAGTCGCGGCCCACCCCAGGACCCGGTGCACCTGGCGATCGAAGCCGTGCATGCGGACGCCCACAACGACGGGGGCGCCCGCACACTTTGCTTCCTGCGCGGGCGATTCCCAGACGCCGTCAACTGCGATCGGCTGTTTGACGCTGCGCTCTACCGTGGGTACGCCGACATCTGCGCAAAGATCCTCACGCGCGCGTCGCCCCCTCTAGATCTACAGAGCAAGATCGAGACGGCAGCCGCCTCTGGCGTCGGTGTCGGTGTGCGCATCCTTTTGAATCTCGATTCAGCGCTGTGTCTTCAGCGCGCGTTGGACCGCGTCGCGCGCAGGGTCAAGCGCCTGCGCATGGTTCCACCGTCCACTGAAAAACCGGCCAGACACGATGCGCTTTGTGCACTCGTCGAGGCCGACCCTGCGCGCGCCCTCGACCCGCGACGGGCCTTTAAGATCTTTCTCGCCGGAGGAATGCTTGGTCACGCGGCCTACCTGGCAGAACACTATCCTAGTTGTTGTTGTTGTGAACAATAGACGGCGGTCCTGTTGCGCTTTCATTTTTTTTCAATGGACCGTCTTTTTTTCCCATGTTTTTATTTGCACCCGTCGCACGATGTGCATTGATAGTTGCACACGACGCCCACATGCTGTTGTGCGCTCGTCAACGCGTTGACGATAACAAGCGTGCCTGGCTCGGTTACGACACGGGTTTCTCATCGGCGACGGCGGTACGCGGCGAGATGTGTTCATAGATGGCAAAGATGGCTTCGGCGATCTCCATTTCATACGGAGGGATGCCAATGTCTTCGTGATCGCACGCGATGACCGCAGCGGTCAGGCGCTCGGTAAGCGTGGGGAATCTGTGGGATGGACCGCCGTCGCCCGGCCTGTCACGCAGACAAAGAGAGCCGTACGTCGCATGCGGGCCACCGGGCGCGGCGGCAGTGCGCCACGGCACACCGCACCATGATAGATGTGGCGACGGCAGTTGCGTCACGGGCTCGTCGGGCGAGTATCCGACATCGGCTATTCTTTTCAACACTCGAAACAGAATGTCGCTCTTTGCTGGGCCGTCGTCGTATACCGCGGATGCGGTGGCACCGCATCGCAACATGGAGAGCGGATTGGCGTCCATCAGAGGCAGTGGCGGCGGCGTGCGCGCAAATGCCCCTGTGAGGTCCTCTACGATGCCCACCCGGTCAGTGGCTCGGTCTGGGCAACGGTGCCACATGCCCAACTGGCGACATTCGACGATCGCAACGTGGGTGAGAAAGATGCGCTCGACGGCGGCACCCAAGAGCGCCTCGGGCGACGGATGCGGACGTGCGCCGGCAGACAACAGCGTGCGCACGCATCGGCGCGCTCCACACAAAATGGCACGCACAAGAGGTGTGTGCGGCAGCACGCGCCAAGTGTAGCCGTCGCGTGCCATCATGCTCACATCGTGTGCGACGTCGCAGATTTCCCGGTGCGCCCCGTCTTCTCTGCGATTCCGAAGCCCATCGGCGCACTCTATCCTGTCGCGGCCGTGGAGATAAGACACCATGGCCGTCGGCGTATCCCATTTGACCATGGACGTAATGGGCGGTAGGGGTTCATTGATTGCGCGGCGGAACCCGACGTTAAGGATGGCCTTGAGCGTCGTGGCGTCGTCGTGACTGATGGCATTGTTCAAAATGGCAACGGCCCCGACGGGGTCACTGTCGACGTCGCTGACGCCAGCGACTTTCAGCGCGGCCTCTAGGCGACGCCCAAGGACCGCTTGCGCGGCAGAGGCCAACGGCGCGCCGCTCGCGGTCGTCGCCACCAGATCGGCCGGCGGCAATCTTTGCACGATCTCGGCCAACATCTCGGCGGGCAAGCGATAGACGGCGGGTTCGAACAAATCCACTGCAGGCGGTTCGTCCGCTGTTGTTGTCGTCGCGGTGCGTGCTCGCTTCCTCGCGCGGCCACCAAAAGGCACGCATTGCGGCCTGGACGCCATCGCAACGCCGACTGGCCTCACCTCCTGTGCTACGGCTGTCGGTGCCTATACCCAGTTTTGCGCAAGCAAACAATTTTTCTGGCTTGTGTCTGTATTCGCCGTTGCACGCGCCGCGTAAAAAAGAACCGACCAGGCTACTGGCCTGTTTTTATGGAACCCCTTTGCGTGGCACCCGCTGCGATCCCTGCCGGCCGACAGCCTTGTTCGCCGATGGAAAAATGCAAACCCCTATTTTCTTTCTGTGCTCTTTTTTTCATTCAACAAATGAGATGTTTTGGTCACCAGGTGGTCCTTTTGTTGCGGCACGCCGCCGCGTCGCCTGTCGACCGAATGCGGTCAACACATTGAAGCGAAAAAATGTAAAGGAAGGCAACCAGCGCCCTTTCGACAATAAAAAAAGGGCGCCTTACGGCGTATTTAAACAGAACCGGTGGAACAGTATGGACGGGCCACACGAGGGTGTAGCGCCGCACGATCCTATCATACGGGGTCACACGGACGGCAACGTGATCGGTTCCGCCGCCGATCCAACCCGAGAAGATGACGTCGACGCCGACAGCAGTGAGAACTGCATCGATGAGATGGATGAGGAAGAGCACGAATGCCTGCCGGTGCCCAAATGAGATATTGGAGATGATTTTGGTCAACCTAGACGACGCCGATGCAGTGTCGGCGGCCTGTGTCAATATGAGGTGGCGGCGCGCGCTTCGGGCGCCCAACGCGCCCCCATACCGCTCGATGCATACATGTGCGTGGACACTGGCAGAGAGAGGCCATCTGGCGACCCTGCAATGGGCGCGCGCCAATGGATGTCCGTGGGACTGGAAGACGTGCGCCAAGGCGGCCGGCGGTGGTCACCTTGACGTACTCGAATGGGCGAGGTCCAACGGATGCCCTTGGGATGCGGATACGTGCAACGAGGCGGCCGCGCACGGACACTTGGAGGTGCTCAAGTGGGCACGTGCCAATGGATGTCCATGGGACTGGAAGGCGTGCGCCGAGGCGGCCGCACATGGACACTTGGAGGTGCTCAAGTGGGCGCGCGCCAAACGGCTGCCCATGGGACACATCGACGTGCTATGGCGCGCGCGCGGTGGTCACCTGAGCGCCCTACAGTGGGCGCGCGAAAACGGATGCCCGTGGACCAAAACGTTTGGCCTTGGTCAAGCGGCCGAACACGGCCACATCGACATCTTGCGTTGGGCGCGCGCCGCCGGCTGCAAGTGGGGTGCCTCGGTGTGGTGCCTCTGCAGCGAGGGGTGCCGCATAGATGTGCTCGAATGGTCCCGTGCCAACGGGTGTGAATGGGACCAATCGACATGCGCCTATGCCGCCATGAACGGACAACTAGAGACGCTGAAGTGGGCGCGCGCCAATGGATGTCCCTGGGACGATACGACGTGTTCGTTCGCGGCTGGAAACGGGCACATCGGCGTGATTGAGTGGGCGAGGTCGCAAGGATGTCCATGGAACGCCAAACACGTGCGCGTCGGCGGCATGCGGTGGACATCTCGACGTGCTCAAGTTGGGCGCGGGGCCAACGGCTGCCCCTGGAACGATTTTGTGTGCGTTGCAGCAGCCGTCTTTCAGCACTTGGACGTACTCAGGTGGGCGGTCGAGAATGGGTGCCCCTGCTACAAAGCCATGTGGTCCAAGCGCGAACAGAGTGATCTCGAATGGGTGCGGAGGCACGGGTACCCATGGGGCCGGCACATCCCCGACTTCCCAGAGGGCGCATGAGCGGGCGACCAACTCGTGGCGACGGAATGGTCACATTGCGCGCCGCGCCGCTCTGTGCGTGATCGTGCCATCGCTCGGGGAAAACCAAAAAGAAATGCCCTTTTTTACTCATAAAGAATCTGTCTTTTATTAACCATATCTGCCGTTCGGACGGCGTGTGATGGACCGACGCTTTCTTTTTATTGCGGGTGGCGCGCCGCCAGGTTTGCATTTTTTACGACAACAAGGCGATTTGGTGTGCTGTTGGGGTTACGCGCAAGCAGCGACGACTGCCTCCAAAGTCTTGTGCCGTGCTGTGTTTTTTCGCTCGACGGCTTTCTTCCCCATCACTCGATTTTGGTGGCTCTCTTTTTTTTTGGACGTGTACAGGCGCTCGCGAGTGGTTTTTTAAAAAACCTGCTTGCGCCACCGGCCGTCCTCAGAGACCGCTCGTACTTTGAATGGGCACAGTTGGCGCCCCGCCACCATACAAAAGGCAGACAGGCTTTCCGATCTGACCGACCGACAACAGCCAGCGCGCAAATTTTTTAAAAAAAAAAAGAGCACAAATCTTTTTCCGTTCTTATTTTTTTTTGAATTATAGAATAAAAGGAACAAGCGCGCGTGTGTGAGGAACACGGCCGATCGGTCACGCGCACGGTTTCAGAGTGCGACACCACACCCACACCACACACAAAACACTCTTTCTTTGTCAACTTGTCCAAACACACACAAATGGGATTTATGCTCTATTTTATTTGCCGTCGGGGCAGGGCGTGGCGCCACAGTCGACAGTCTCGGCGGTAGACGCTCTAGGTTCGACAAGGGCCACATCCCTTGGCACCAAGCGCCCGTACATGGCCAAGATGGCCATGGGAATGAGCATGGATTTGGCGTTGCCTCCCGACTCTCTGATCCACTGGACGCACATGATTGCGGCGGCCTCGCGCTCGGTATCCATGTCGGTCTCGCGTCTCTTTGCAAAGGAATCGCGCGGTGTCCACGGGCGAGAGTCGGACCCGCAAGGCGTGTCCATGTGTCTCTCGCTTGTGTCTCGGTGCGCTCCTCGGGCGTGCCCATCACCGCCCACAGTGGCGGAAGTCGCGACATGCGCTCGTCGGGCGAGTACCCGGCGCCGAGGACCGCGCCGAGCACCCTTTCGAGGTCTGTCCCTGCGGTCCCATGGCCTTTTCGGCAAGAAAAAAGCGTGCCATAGCGTAGCGCCGAAAGAGGGTTGATGTCAAACATGGGGAGCGGCGGCGGTGTGCGGGCAAAGGTCGCCACGAGATCCTCGACAATGCCAACGCGATCAGTGGCCCGATGGGGCCGAGGAACCCACGCATGATGTGAGCGCCAATAATCATCGTGAATATGGGAATGGTACTCGGCGATCGCCACATGCGTGTGAAAGATCCGGTCGAGGGCGCAACCCAAGAGCGCCTCGGGCGACGGACAGGGGCGCGCCCCGGCCGCCAAGAGCACGCGCACGCATCGACGCGCACCACATTGAATGGCGCGTACCAGAGGCGTGTGCGGTAGAATGCGCCACGACCTTAATGTACTGCTTGTAGATGTGCTCACATCAAAGGCCATATCGTAGCCATGTTTACCGTCACCGTCCCACGGCGTCGAGGCGCTGCGCTCCATCGTGCCATCATTGTCGAGGTAAAATGCGGCGACGATTGGGGTATCCCATTCGGGCATGTTCTTGATGGCGGGGAGGGGTTCATTGATCGAGTCGGCGAGCCCGGCGTCGAGAATGGCCTTGGTCGTCACGGGATCATCGCGAGTGATGGCGTTGTGCAACACGACGAGCGCCCCCAGAGGGTCGTCGTCGGCATCCTCGACACCGGTCACAGCGAGCGCCTGCAAAAGTCGACGATCGAGCGCTGCCCGCGCCGCGTTGGACAATGGCGCGCCGCTCGCGGCCACAGCCGGCAGGTCGCGCGGCGCGAGACAGCCGACGATCGCCTGCAGCATCTCGTTGGGCAAGACGCCTATAGCGCAATCGACCACTGTTCCGCTCGGGTCGGGTGGCAGTTCGTAGGCATCGGTGCGTGCCCGCTTCTTGGGCCTCGTGTTGTTGTTGTTTCTGTCGTTGAGAATGTGCCCAATTGACTCGCCGATTTTGGTGGCATCACTTTTGCTCCAGTTGTCAATGCCAAACATGTGTTGTCGTCGTCGTCGTGGTCGCTCTTGTGCTGCGTATCGGTTCTGTATTGTGCGCCCTGGTCGCCGCTTTGTGCTTGTCTCACAGACGCCTCGGCACTCTGGCTGCGAACATTTCGCCACCAATCGCGTCGTCCGAGCGTATCCCCGTGCGCCTCGTTGACGCTTGAGGACAACACGACGACGAAAAAAAAGAAACCGGCACATAAAATCACTGGGAATGGGCGCGATGTGGTCGAGTCTATTATCATCCGTCCGGTGGGTCGTGTGTCTACATGGGCTTTGCTGCCCAGGCGTGCATTGGGGCAGGCCGACAAAGTGAATTGGTTAGGTTAACGGTGGGCAACGGCTAGCCGATCGGCTAAAACACGCGAATTCCACCGTCGACGGCCCTACTGTGCTGGGATTAACCCTCGATTTTTAGCCGTCCGGCTAGCCGTTGCCCAGCATTAGGTTAGGTGCATCGATCGCCGACCTTGATGCACCTAGCCAGTGTTTGATGGGTGCGCCATAATGGAGGCAATCAAAAAAAAAGACGCAGAGAAGAAATGGCATTTCTTTTCCCCCCTCTTTCACACCAACCACTAGGGCGTGTTGCGCCCCAACGGCAGGTTCGAGGTGCCGACCACCAGGGCCACACAGGCGGCACATGGGTCGTTGGCGCAGCGATCGCCCGTGACGTCACTGGATCGATGCGTGGCGACATTGCCGCACGAATGCTTGACGCCGTCCCAAAGGGCAGCCAGGCGCGAACCGTCTCCATAGGACTGTACGCCAAAACCCATCGACATGTTGTTTGCCCACATGCCCTCGTAGCGGGTGCCCGCCACATGATCGGTGCATATGGCATAGCCTGTGAGCGTGTCGGCCTCCCAGATGCCTTGAATGGTCGTGCCGTCTGTGCACGTGTAGACGCCGTAGCCGCTGCGCACGCCGTCGGCGTAACCGCCCTTGTAGGTGGCACCACTTTCAAGGCGTGCGGTACCGTGGCCGTGCGGACGGCCCTTTTTCCATTCGCCTGTATGCCATATGTTCCCAGCCGGGGCCGTGCTGGTCCCAAAGGGGCACTCGCCCGCATGCCAAATGCCAACGTGGCGCGATCCATGCGCATTTATCGTGGTGCCATGACCGTGACGGCGCCCATTCTCCCACATCCCACGGTAGATCGAACCGTCGGCATTGTTGTAGATGACATACCCGTGCGCCTGACCCTTGTGCCATTCGCCCTCGCAACAGTTGGAGGCACGCACGTCGGCGGCCGATCGTCTATGCATAGATTGCCCTTCCAAGCGACCGAGCGCCGGGCGCTGCATAGAGGCGCCGTACCCGTGCGGGAGGCCGTCGACCAGGTCGCCACAGTACATTCCGGTGGAAATGTCGACCGCGCCCACCGGCGTGTGCATGTCGCCGGCGCACGCCTGTGCCCGATAAACCCAGCGGCCGTCTTTGCCGTACAGGTGCGCACGCGTGTGCAGGGGGTGGCCAAATCGTAATTGGCACATGTCGCGCCATAGTCGATCGTCAATCGACAGGGCGTGGTGGCGCGTGCATGTGGCCCCAAGGTCCAGCACACTGCGCGGATCGTCTCCGAGCGCGGCAAACACGGCGAGCACCAGTTCGTCGGGGAGGATGTCAAAGAAATTCGGCTGGGCGTCGGCTGCGTGGCCAATTTGTATATGTGTTTCCATCTAGGTCTCGGTAGGATTGTGCGCGTGTGTGGCCTCTCAGTTTTGGGCATATGGTCCAGCGTACGGGAGCACACAATTCCGCCGTCGCCCTCGCAAGGCGCCTGAAAAAAAAGAGCAACGTGCCGCCCGTTAAACCAATCACGGACGATCGCTGCACAAACCCAAAGGCGAGTGAAATACCGACCGACCACACGACGGTATTTGTTTGACATCTTTCGCCGCAGGCAATGGACTCTATGTTGCCCACCGAACTCATGTGTATGGTGTTTGGTCATCTACCTCTGCCATGGTGGGTGTCTGCCGCGTATGTATGCCGCTGGTGGCGCATGTGCATCCAGACGACGTGGACGCTGCGCCGCGGCCCTCTCAAGACAGGACCGCGCCTGCATTTCAGTGACACGCTCGATGACGCCGTGCGGTGCGGGCACGTCGGCGCCGCAGTGTGGGTCGCCAAGATCATCGGAGCAGACATGCATGACACGGCTTTCACGGCGGCATGGATGGGGTTTGGATCGGTGCGGTCGTGGGAAGAGGCCGCGATCGAGGCCGCGCGCACCGGTCGCCACAATGTTGTCTTGTGGATGGCGCGCCACGCGACGTCGCTGCGAGAATCGCCCGCCGTGGAAGTCACTGCTCTGTATGGCCATGCCGACTGCCTTGGGAGACTCTTGTCATGCCTACCCCTTCGAATCATGCGCGCAGGGTGGCGTCAGCGGATTGTCGCGTGCGCGCTCGCATCGGGCAATGCCGAGTGCGCCGACCTGGTCCTGGCCGATCGTCGATTCGACGTCGGACTTTCGTCGGCCCTTCTCGCGGCGATTGCTCTGCCCCGGTGTGTCGAGCCAATTCTCTCGCGCATCCACGCTGACAAGTACGATGCCCACTCGGTGCGCTGGCTGGCGGCGCAAAACATGAGGCCTTTCCAGACAGACGCGCCCAGGGCGTACCAACGTGGCTGTGCCGCCGATGCACAAGGTGGGGCCAGTGAGATGCCCGCCATCCAGACCGGCGGCGACACCCAGGTCGCGCCATGGCCCCCCATGCGCAGCCTGACCGTGGACGATTTTCTTCACGGGGGTGCACTCTCAGATTATGGCATGTCGGACGACGTCAGGCAATCGTCTAGGCACTTGATGCACGCCCTGATGACGCCGCTTGTTTTGAAAGGCGGCTCGTACATCGCACTCTGCAAATGCATCGAGATGGGCATACCAACATTGCCTATTCCGTACCTACGTCTGCGTCGGCCCTAGGACGACGATCCGGTCCCATCAACGGCCGTCAATTCGACGGTGCCTTTCATCAGGCGTCCCAGCGCTCTACTCCCCGATTCTGCACCCAACCATGCCAGGGACAAGAAAAAGGATCTTAAAGTGGTTCAATCAAAATGACCATATGCATTGCTGGGACCGGCGGTGGGTGACGACCAGTTTGGCCACCAAAATACGCAATGCCGCCACTGGCATCCCTAATGTGTTGGGCCAGTTGGGTCCTTTCGATTGTTGGGCTGGCCGTTGCCCAGCACCAGTCGGGATCCGCGTGTCCCCAGTGAATGTAAATGTCAGACACGCCAAGGCCTTGGCAGACAACATCTGTGTGTCTGCTGGTGGTAGGGGGCCAGTCATCCTCGTCAAAATGCATTTTTGCGCACCGTCCGCCCGCGCCGCTGCCGCTGCGCCCAAGCGAAAGCCCTGCAGGTCGCCCGAGCATTGGGCGCCTCTTTCGCGTCTGCCCCTACGCCCCGAGTTTAATTAAAAAAAAAGGCCAACCTGGGTTTGAGAAAGGGCCGTGTCAAGCGGCGACGCATATATGTGCGTCCAACCGGCACGCCTCAAATTCATAGTAAGGGAAATCTTGACATCAAACCTCGTCAGGACAGAGCCGCACCTCGTTGTTGCGTATGTCCATAAACCACACAAAAACTCGCTACTCGTTGGACCCAACGACCCTTGTTCATGTTTTTTGTCATCAATATCATTGCAAAAGAAGAGCGCGGTCTTGTTTACGTGTTGTGTGCTTTCAGTAATATCACCTTTGATGGGGGCAAACTCTGCGCTGCCCGCCGAACTCGTGTGTATGGTGTTTGGTCATCTACCTCTGCCATGGTGGGTATCTGCCGCGTGCGTATGCCGCTGGTGGCGCATGTGCATCCAGACGGCGTGGACGCTACGCCGCGGTCTTTCTGCGTTGGGGCCGCGCGTGTCCGCTAGACACCCTCTGCGCGTCTGTACGTGGTGGCCACGTCGGCGCTGCGCTGTGGATCGCCGAGATTGTCAGCGCTGACCCACACAGCACGCTTTCCACGGCAACGTGGATGGCATCCCATCGGGCGTGTTCGTGGACACAGGCGTTGGTCGAGGCCACGCGTGCAGGTCGTGACGACGTCATCTTGTGGACCGCATGCCATGTCTTGCCCGCCAAGGAATCATTTGCCGTCGAGGTTGCCGCGGCGTATGGGCGCACCGTGTGCATTGAAAAACTACTCTGCGCGGTGCGCACCGAATGGAGTCCTCGGATCGTGGCGTGCGCACTCGCGTCAGGCAACATAGAGTGCGTCGACCTGATCCTGGCCGACCGTCGCATGCCAGTTGCGTTGCCGTCGGTCTACATTGCGGCCATCACCTTGCCGCAATACGTGGGTACGCTCCTCGCGCGTGCGGGGCTGCCACCGCATATAGACGACGCCAGTGCGGTGCGCTGGCTGGCAGCGCAAAACTTGCCGTTGGATGGGTCGTCGTCCACAATGGTGGTTCATCCCCGACCCAGACGTGGCGCGCCGTCCCACCCGGATGTTGATGTGCACGCGTGGCCGCCCATGCGGCGCTTGCATGCGGCCGACTTGCTTCCTGGCGGGGCGCTTGCCGGCTATTGCCAACTAACTTACTGGTCAACATCGATTCGCACGTACATATGCGACTTGCTCGATCCGCTCCTTGTAGGAGACGCCTCGCACCATGCACGTGAGTGCATCTTTAGGGACGCCCTGCCGTGGTTGCCGACCAAATCCCTGAGCCGTCGTAGGCGCCCCAACTGCATGGGCATGAGGGTCAACTTTACGGCGCGCGCTGTCATACGCCCCGACAATGACGAATTGGGCTAGCGCATGTGATCGTGCCGCACGCGCGGCCGTGCCCAGATCGGACGACCAACGCTCTTGACGTGGTCGGCCACGCATAGAACCCACGCTCACAAAAGCGACCCAAATAATCCCAAAAAAACACGACTCGCAAAAAAACAAGAAAGTCCATTTTTATGACTTGCAATATTTTGTCCGTCAGGCATGCCGGCGTGGGCTCTCGTCTCTATTTCGTGGTGGCTTTGCGATTTTAGGGTGCACTGCGGTCCCGCCGCCGTTGACCGTTCTTTTTTTTTGGTGGGCGATGGCATCGTGCAAGTTTTTGACCATATCGACACGAAAACAGGTGGCCCACCGCCGGTCGATTTTTATTTTTCTTTTAAAAAAACTCAAAAGGCTTTTGGCGGTTCTGGTTCGGCCGACGTGCTTGGCATCAGATCGGGTCGCCTACAGTCTTTTGCGCACTTGGAGGCGGCGCACGCGGCCATTGTGCCCAAGAGGAGCAAGCGCCACGGAGTCGTCATCCACACGAGGCATCGGCACTTGATCAAGGCAACGAGCGCCTCTAAAAACATGATCAGGGCCGTCTTGGCCAGTGAACCGCCCATGATCAGGTTGATGCGGTCCTGGCACGTCGAGTCGTCGAGGCGACAGACGGCATCGACAATGCGACGGCGGTCGGTCTTTGGCCCAAACCACGCCACGGCCGATGCGGCCTTGGCGCGAACGGCTGCGAGCGCAATATCATCGTACTCTTCTGACCACGGGTACGTGTAGCGACGCGTCGTCGTGAACAGACCGTTGTGGCCGCGACGCGTGATATATTCCACGACAGTGCGGCACGTCGTCTGGACGGCGTCTGCGATCGCACAACAGCCATGTTCGGCCATCCATGCAAGGACGTCGGGACGATCGGCCCGCGCAGCGTCGTACGCCAGTTTCTTTGTGCACCCGCACTTGCCTCTCTTGTCGTGCGAGTGGAGGGCCTCTAGGACGTCCACGGCGTCGGACCGATGATTGATGGCATGGCGTGACAAGCGAATGAGCATGCCGCTGTTAAAGAGGCGCCTTGACCGAAAGCGTGGCGCATCATACACGTTGAGGATATAGTCGATGACGTCAGAGCCGCCGCGGCCGACAACGGCGGCCTTGAGAAGCGATCGCATCCGCTCAAAGATCAACCGGCGGCGCTCCCGCCATACGTAGGCCCATCCGTTGAATCCAATCCCTTGTGCCACATCCACATTGGCCAGGGTGTGGAGGTGCACGAGGACGTCGAGACAGCCTCCACACGCGGCGGCCTCTACCCACCCAAAAGACACCCAGCCGCAGGGTGCCGCCTTGGCCAAAAGCGCCTCCACAACGGCGAGAGGCGCGCCGGCTCGGACCCAAGCCAACGGCTTGGTCCGCATGTGCCTGAGCATCGCATACGAGGCACTCTCGCCGAGGACCGTGCAGCACGAGGCCACGTCGCGCCCTCTGCCGAGGTACGAGATGATCACATCAATGATTTCGCGCGGCACATCGGGCAGAGAGCGCCCAGCGCAAGGATCGCTGGTTGCCTCTATCGTGTGGTCCATGTCTGCTCTCGGTTGGTGGACTGGCCTAGCGTGGGCTATTTTTTTATCTTTCAATTGGAGTCTCGGCGTATATGGTGGTCGATGCAGTGTGTCGGCATGCACTGGTTCTCGCCTGGTGTTTTTGTTCTTTTGGTCGTGCAAACTGGACCATCAATCAAAGAAAACTGTACTATGTCCGCCTTTTTTGTGAGTGGTGATCTAGGCATGGCCTGGCATTGTTCCTTTTTTGGGACTACACGTATGTTGTGCGCGATCCCTTTGGGGACCGTTAAACACTCTTCCGAGTTGCATAATTGCCCGATAACCGATGAGCGACTGTATGGAAAAATTTTCGGCCGGTTGTTTGATTCTTTCGATTAGGGATTAATGGCGATTTTCTAAAGGGTGTGTCATGAAAAAGGCACGGCACAAAAGGGCACGCCACACCAGTTTGCACTGTCGCGCGCCCATAACACGGGTGACCCTTTTTCTCTTTTTTTTACTATTTGAGTGAAAACAAAAATAAAAACTGAAATGGTGTATTTTAAAATGAATTTTAGCATTGGGCACGATGCGTCTGCCAAAAAAATGCGAGCACACATTGGCCAGCACCAGAGGTAAAGTCACTGGCATAAAAAAAAGTCCCAAGCCACAGCAGAGCAGACACCTCCAGAGGCACATCCGCTTTGCAACTCTAGAAAAAAACATGCAGATGGAGACGGTCACAAAAAACGACTTTGAACCACAAGGCGACATGCCTGTGCCGCCCGAGATTCTGACAATGATCCTGGCCCGGACCGACCCCGTGGGGCAGTTTGTGTCGCGCTGGGTGTGCCGTCATTGGGCAGCCTATGCTCCCGCTGCGATGCGCCCCTGGTACGGCTTTACTACCGCCGCGGCCGCTTGTGGCTACACGCGCGTCCTAGAGTGGGCCAGGGCCAATGGATGTCCCTGGGATACGACAACGTGCTATGCCGCAGCCCGCGCGGGCCACATGCGCCTGCTCGTGTGGCTCAACAAAAACGAATGCCCGTGGGATTCAGAGACCTTTACCGCGCTGGCCAAGCATGGCGACAGAGCGATGCTCGAATAGGCGCTAGACTCTGGCTGCCCACAAGATCGATGGGCGTGCACCATAATAGCCGGTCGTGGAGATCTGTCGACTCTTCAATGGCTCAGACGACGCCGTTGTCCATGGGACGCCGAGACTTGTCGTGCCGCAGCCCGCGGCGGCCACCTTGCCGTGCTGCAATGGGCGCGCGCCAACGGATGTGCATGGGATGAGCGCGCATGCGACGAGGCCGCGACGGCTGGTCACCTCGACGTGCTCAAGTGGCTCGTTGCCAACAGGTGCGGCTTGCTGTGGACCACGCCACGCCATGCGGCGGCCAACGGTCATCTGGACGTGCTCATGTGGATCAAGGACAATATCCACTCCAACGCCTATGGCCGGTCCGTGTGTACCGCCGCCGCCAGCAATGGACACGAGCATGTGGTCGAGTGGGCGCAGAACAATGGATTTCTCTGGGACGATGACACATGCATCAAGGCGGCCCGACAAGGTAATGTGCGACTCCTCGTCCGTGCGAAGCGGGCCGGTCTCCCTTTGAACGGGCGTATCTGCGAGGTTGCCGCCAAACACGGCCATATTGCCGTGCCCGCATGGGCGCGAGAGAATGGGTGCCCATGGGATGAGCGCGCCTGCCGCGTCGCCCTCTGCCGCTCTGACTTGTCTGTGCTCAAATGGCTTCGTGGCAATGGATGTCCCTGGGACTATGGCACGCGCATTATGGCCAGAGTCTTTTACGGCGACGAGGTGCCCGAGTGGCGGCTGCCGTTGCCACGGTCTTTTCATGTGTGATCAACAAACACGAGTGGGGTTGACAGTTTTTTTAATAAACTTTTAGACAATCCTTTTCTTTCATCCGCTGGCGCCCCCTTTTTTCCATGGTCGTGTGAGTGGGTTTGCAAGTTGTCTAGCCGGCCGGCTCGGGCAGATTTGCGCGCGGTGGGATCAGCACGATACCCGGTCGGTGTTGGATAGTGGCGTGACGGACTGCAGGCGATCGCTCGGGCCGTCTCGCAGAGGCGTGGGCCTTGCCGGCCTCGATAATGTGCTCGACGTCTGCGTTGGGCACATTGTCGCGCACCCAGCGGAGCGCCGCGTTGTCGGTGGCATGGACGTGCATTTGAAGGGCCTCGTAGAGGTCGTCATATCCAAAGCGCTCGCACAAGAGGGCAATGGCGTCGGCGTTGGGCGAGTGCATCAAGGCGGCGGCCATGGTTCGCGACGAGCAGACGGCGCCCCGGTCGATCATGTCGCCCAGACAGGTCAGTCCGCTCTTGATGGCAATCTCTAGACCTTCCCAATCCGACAGGGACAGAATCCCAGTGTCGTGCATCCAAAGGACGATGGCAGGGCGGTTGCGTGCCAACATGGTGCGCGCCATCACGCCAGTAAAGTGGTGTCGAGTTTCGGGCCGCGCAACCAGCCAATCGACCACGGCCGTCGAGCCAAGGTCGGCGCATTCGGCGGCGGACCATGCCACCACTGGGTCGTCCCATGGGAGACGTGTCGTGGGCGCAAAGCACGCCTCAACACCGGACACGGTCTCGCCCGCGGCCCAGCGCAAGACATCGAGGTGACCCGCCCTTGCCGCGGCGCCCATCACATCAGCGGTCAACCGGACAAAGCCGCGTGCGTGCGCAATGGCCAGGGTTCGTACATGGCCATTTTGCGCGGCCTCGATAAGCGCGCCCGCGCATAAAAGACTCGTGTTCGATTGCGTATCACTGACGTCTTGGCCCTCGGCACGGGCCTCGTCGACGAGTGTGCGCGTGATCGCGTCGACCAAGCGATCATTCCCGGCGCTTATGGCGCGCGCCAGTTGTTCGGTGGTACACGCAAAGGCCTGACACCCAACAGCATGCATCCAATCGAGCACGTGGCGCTGGTCGCCCGCCACGGCGGCGTCGGCAATGTCGACGGGGCAGGAACAGACCGTGCCGCCACGACCGGCAGCAACAACAACAACAAAAGGCCAGCGGTCGTGTGCGTACACAACCGTGGAGAGCGTGCCTCGCCTTGCAGCCTCGACCACGACGCGCACGTCGAGGGCGCACGGCATCTTGGCCAGGGGGCACGCCGTCGTCAGGTAGCGCAGTACGTCGATGTGGCCTGCACAGGCTGCCTCGTAGATGGCCTGTAGCAGGTAGGGCATCGACGTGATGTCGCCCGTCAACTGCAGCGTGCCAGAGGCGCCGTCGGGTGGTCCCTGCGGCGGCCCGCCTCGACGGCGTACAGGCACCACGTTTAACGATCCCTGGAGGTGCAACGGCGGAAAGGGCATGGGATGTCTGTTGCCCGGTGAGACTGCTGGGTCTTGATCGTCGCCGTAAATGACGTCCTGGCCTCTGGGACTCAACAGACCGACCGCGCCATCGTCAGTGGCAGGGTTGGTCAGACCTCTATGCCTCGACGGACCCACTAGACCGTCGTCGCGCGTTGATCCAAGCGGACCCGCGTAATCTTGGCGTCTCGCCGCACGCGCATGAGTCTGGTGTATTTGGCGTGGCGCCGGCGGTTCCTCGCAATGACCGTCTTGGCGATGAGGCGCATCGGGCGCGGGCGCGTATTCGGGGACAAACGTAGGTCCGGCTACGGTCAAGTCGGTCCATAGACCAGGGGTCGTCAAGTGCCTGATGAGGCGACACACCCATCGGACAACGTCGACACGGCCGCCGCGGGCAGCAGCCGGCAGGTGCCGATAGTCGGCCGCCATGTTCCACTGTTCAAAGAGCGCACGAGTGATACAGAGGGGCAGGCCGGCAGCAAGGGCGGCCTCTGATCGGCCGCGATAGTAAGAGGCGGCCGCGTCCAACGGAGACCTGCAGGCCAGTGCTGCCGAGGTGCACGCGCACGCGACCACGTCGCGCGGGTGATCCAACAAGGCGACGATGGAGCACAGGATCTCGCTCGGCAAATCCAATAGCGACAGGTTGCCGTCCATGGGTCGATGTGGGCGCAAGGTCAGACAGGTAAAAGTTCAAATGTCTTTCTTTTTGTCGCCACTGCGCCTTGTATGTTGTATTGTTGAGGTTGATGACAGGCAGAGCGACAGAGAAAGTGACACGGCGTCGTGCTTGTGTGGCACCAGACTTTTTGTCCGAGCCATACGATTGGGGCCATCGAAAAATAAAAATCTGTCCAAGCCGCAATCTGCGTCCGGCTGACGTATTCGCCAGGAGGGTATATGCCGCCCTCGCCAGCGCTGCTGGCCGGTTGATGCAGGTGTCGGTACGCCATGCCCTAGCATCCAGCAGCATCTGTCCACGCTTTTGGTCAATGTCGCGCATGTGACATGCAAAAGCAAAAAACGCTGACCGCAAGGGATAGACGATGTTTTTAGAGATTCAGAAATATTTATTTTTTTTATGTTTTTTTTCTATCCCAAGCCGCACCGCCTGGGGCATGCCCAAAAAAAAGGACCGGCCGGGCGCCGTGCAAGGGAACAATATGGCAGTGCCGACAAGAAAGACGCCGGTCAGAACAGCGGGCAAAGGACAAGCAGCGCCCAGCGCCATGCGCTTACTTGATCCTTTTCGTTGTTATCGTCGGGCTTGGATGCGGCGGTGCCAATCCACAGCCCATGCAAGAGCCAAGTCACGCAGCCAAGGGCGACGGCAATCTTGGCGCTGACGGGCATGAGCCCCGGATAGCCTAGAAGCGGGATCTGGCCGCGCACCTTGCCTGCCATCATGCACGATGGAGAAACATATTAAAAAAAAAGAATAGAGAATATGAGTTTTAGGCGTATGTGGGTGACAAAATGGGACCTCTGAAATAGGTTGCGCCAAAGATGGATGGGTGTAGTGGGCGGGTGTAGTGGGCGGGTGTCGTGCATCGGGCGAGAAAAAAAGACGTACCGACAAGCGCATCATGGGGCACCAGACCCGATGGAAAAGAGGGTGAGACGAGGCCCGCGTCGTCGACGTCATTGTTGTCGCCCTTGGTGCGGTACCAGAGCCTAGTAGTGGCACTGCCGGCGTCATGGGCGACGCGACGGTTTCCCCTGGCGGCCGTCTTTTCATCGACAATCTCGACGACGCGGTGGACGATCGGCGTATCGGGTCGGTGCGGCAGGCGGTAGAGGACAATGTCGCCAACACGCACCTCGCCGTCAAAATCGGGTCCGACGACGAGGAGCATGTCACCGCGTCGGGTCTGTGGTTCCATGGAGCCGCTCGTCACCGACGCAAGGGGCATGGTGCACCTCAAAAAGCATGAGATGGCGAGGCACACGCCACACGTCCACAGGATTGGGTAGACGGCCCAAAAGACGGTCGCCAGAGTAGACAGCGTGCGCTGGGTCGACTCGGCGGGCCGATGCGTGGCCTCGGCCGCAGGCGACAACTCGGTGTGCTTTTGGGTGTGCATCTTGCGCGGGTCGCTCTTTTTCATTGGCATGTCTTTTTTTTGGAAAAAAAATCAAGTGTTGGTGGCGATTGTTGGCTTTTTGTTTTGTCGCTGCTGTTTTTGGACGGCCTGCTGCTGTTTTTTTGTCTTTTTAAAAATAGGCGCGCGTCGGCAGAGCACGGTCGGGCGGCCAGTCTCGGCGTTGGGCGCATTGTGGCTTCTTTTTTTCCTGCAAGTCCCATTGGCCGTTATCATCACCTGGGTAACGGCGAGGGGCGAAAAGAAAAACCCTTTCAAAAAGGAAAAAAGGGAAAACAGAAAGAGAAAATGTACACGACGCGCCCGACGCCGGATTGTCGCGTTGGCCCAGATGTTTTTTTCTGATAACCATTGGTTGTACAGGAAAACTGTGCGATTCAGCAGATTCGATTGCGTGAGTGAGGGCCGGGCCACTTTGCACGCGCATAGGGCAAAAAAAAGAGAGGCTCTCATCCCAGGCCGAGGTTTTTTTACATTTTTCTAGTAGCACCAGATGGAGACTCTGCCGCGCGAGGTCATTTTCCACATCCTCTGTGCCGTCGCTGATGATCGCGACTTTTTGGCGTGCCTCTGTGCAGCGCGCCTGTTTTCCGTCTACTTGCGCGCCCACGTGCTGGAGCGGCAGTGTCGCCGCTGCCGTACGGCTGTCGCGGCAGCACGCCGTCTCTCGCCCGAGGCCCTCGACTATTTTCGGCGCACGCGCGCAGAGCGCTTTGACTCGGCCGCCATCTACGCCGCGGCGTCTGTCGGTCGCGTTGATAATGTGCGCTGGCTACATGAGCACACGGACGCGCCGCATCGCCCCGCCATCGCACAGGGGACGGTTGCCTGTGGTACGCGAATTCTTGATGCCGCGGTAAAGTCGGGCTCGGCGACGACCGTCGCATTTCTCCTCGACCAAGGCTACCAGGCCCCCAGACGGGCTTTTGTCGAGGCGGCGCGGTTGGGTCGCGTCGACCTCTTGCGCATGCTTGACACGGCAGCACCCGGCTGCGATATGATGCACGTGGCGAGGACGGCTGCGGCAAGCAACCACACGGATGCCTTTCTCTTTGCCGCCGGACGCATCGACACGATGACGCGGGCGCGCGTGCGCAGCCTGTTTGCCTACACGACATTGGGGCCAGCGGGTGGACCGCGTGATGCGCACTTTGCCTTGTTGCTCATCGAACATGCCACACTGGATTCAGAGGCCCTGTCTGCTGCCCTGCAGGTGGCCGAGTGTGGCGCCGACAACCCGAACGTGCGTGCACGTCTGGAGCACGCAGTCGCCGCTGTGTGTGCCAGCCGACCTCGCGACCGCCGCATTGCACTCGGCTGCCTGCCTTTGGATGCTGCCAACTATGTGGACGATCCAGCGCTGTTGCGAGTGGGACCGGCCCACATCACAGACTGCATGCTGATGCGACGCTGCAAGGAACGGGCAATACAGGTCGACGACGTCGAGGCCACACGCATGGCGCGTACCATGTGGGACGTCGTCGTCCCTGATGCCTTGGTGTCGCTCGTCGCGCGGTGGTTCAGCGAGGGCGGCGACTTGGCAGGTGCTGCCGCTGTCGGCTGGATCTTTGAGACATCGCGCCCACCGCGCGCACACACCCTCGGCGGTGCGTCCCTTGCCGACGTGCTTGCATTCGCCCTGGTACACTGCAGAGAGCGTTGTGACCTGGACGCCTGGATGTCTGACTTTGCGGCCACTGATGAGGTCGACCTTTTGCGGACCGTGCTCAACATCAGCGGCTCATCCATTCCCGACGACGCCGTAAGGGTCGCAGCGACTTATGGCAGTATGGGCGTCTTGCGCCTCCTGACCGAGTGCGGCTACCGCGGATGGCCCCGCGACCTCGTCGTCTGCGCCGCGCGGTCGCGGCGTCTTGATGTGGTGCAGTTTGTGCACGGTCTTGCCATAAGCGCCGACCGCTCGGCTCTCACATGTGCCATCTCGATGGGATGCGACGACATTGTGCTCTTTCTGTGCGATCACTACGACAGAGTGTGCCCGCAAATGGCCATGCGCATGGCCATTATCAAAAATCATCATGGCCTCGTGCACCTACTTTGCAACAGAAAGGATACTGGCACATGTCGAGGCGGCCCCATGTGCTGTGCAGCCGACATTGTGGCCACGCCCAGACTCTACGAGCACGTGGACGTCGATGCTTTTTTCACGCACTGCGCCGACATGCGTCCCAACTGGATCACGTTGAGAGATGCCGCCGGTCTCAAGAACGGCAGCCTTCTTTGCCGCCTCGTCGCCAAACACCACTACGATGACGACGACGTGCGCTATGCGCTAGCCGGCGCAGTAGACGCAGGGGATAGTCGTGCCATCAGACGTATCACCGCGCACTTTGGCGGCCGGCTCGCGTCTATGCCATGGCCATCGCGCTTGGTCGATATCTGCCAGAGCGAGCACACACCTATGGTGTCAATGGACGCTCTGATCCGTCACGCGCCCTACTTGTGCACGGCCGAGGACCTTGTCCGTCGCGCCCGCCCCCACACGGAATGCGGTATCGATGGGCGGTGCGCCGCCGAGGACCAGTTTCTGCAGATGCTCTGTGAGCGCCTCTCGCAGTCATCAGATGCCATGGTTGCGACATGATTGCTCCTCTCTCTTTTTCTTTCCTTTGCATCGCCGTCCTTTTGGATCCACACCAATAAACCTTTCTTTTTCCCTTTCCTCACAACAGTCGCTGGGATTGTCTCTTGTCCTTTTTTCTCAACGCGACAACGGAAACAATGTCGAAAAAACTCTTTTTTTTCTTTACAATTGCCTTTTTTCATCTTTGGCGCTTGTTGGGTTTTTAAAAAAAAAAGGTGGGCAGGGCCGAGTGCACCGTGAGGGAGAAAAAAAAGACTTTTGTAGGGGTTGCTTTGTTAGGAGTCCCAAACCATGTTTTTAGGTCACCTGTCGCGGTATATTTCGGGTAGTCGGCGCCTCCCCCGGATGTTTTCCATGTGGATCGGAAAGAGGTCGCGGTCGGCGGCCGCGCTCGCATGCCAATAGCGCTCGCACTTTTCCTCCCAGAGGGCGCGCTCGTGCTCGACGGCATACGAGGCAAAATTGATGCTGAACCATTCTGCGACGCGGTCCAAGACCGAGTCGCCGTCATAGTCGAGACGCGTGATCGCTTGGGGTCCTATGGCGAGGCCCGGCGCGCACGGCGTATGGTGGGGATTATTGGTGACCATCAAACCCTTGCGGATGCGCGGTTCGGGCAGAGGCAGGAAGCGATCGAGGAGCGCCCTTTTGTTCATCTCGGTTGCAGAGTGTGTGCAAAAAGAGGGGGTGGTTCTGTCTGGATTTTTTGTTGTCTTTGTCTTTTTTGTAGCATTGCGCTCAACCCCGACATATTTGTGGCGATTAGCGCGACTTTGGCAAAAAGGCATTGGATCCTGTCGAAAAAACATCGAGTACAATATGCACGTCATTTGCCAGTTCAAAGGGATGGGGAGGACAACTCTGTAAAAGGATAGGTTGGGCATGTGCGCGTGGGGGTCGGTTCTCTAGGGTGGCGGGGTCTCAAACACCAGCGACCCCATAAAGGTGCGCGTCACTGTGGTGGCGGGGGCCAGCGTAAAATTGCCTCCGTCGGGACTGAGCGAGATCTGCGGCGTGACCGTGTCGCCCACCGCAAGTTGAAAGTCGCCCACGACGTTGGCGCTATAGTTGTCGTCGGCGTCTGCAATGTCAAAGACCCTAAACAGGGCGCGGGTGGGACCCTGCCCGACGGCGCTCGTCGTCAGGACCAGACTCACCGTCGGATTGCCGGTCACGAGGGTGCCGCTGGCCATGGCACTGAACCGGTAGACGCCGGCCAGTGGGGCCGTAAAGGTGGACGTCGTCGGGTCGTAATTGTCGGCCGCGACGCCGTTTTGTAGGTCGTAAATTTCGTTCTCGTAGGCCACCGTCACAAACACGGTCGCGGTCACGACCTGCGTGGCCACGCCGTCGGCGCGAAAGGCGACGCTGGAAAGGGTCAAAGGACCCGCAGGTCCTGGCGGACCTTGTTGGCCAACGGCACCAGGCGGTCCTGGCAACCCTCCAGGTCCACCCGGTCCTCGCGGTCCAACTGCACCGGTCACACCGACGCTGCCGGGCGTCCCTTGCGCGCCTGCCGGTCCAGTTGGTCCCAAAAGGCCGGGGGGTCCAGACGGTCCGCGCGTCCCGACCCGTGACACGAACATGCAGCAAGGCCTTGCGTGCGCGGCATGCGCAGATGTGTCGTCGGTGGTCAATGCGGCGGCGTGGCCAGGGCACACACTAGGAGCGCGACATTGCCGTGCATGATGATTGTCCATGAGGACGAGAGTGACTTGCTCTATCTACCGCATCCAAATCGCCGGCTCGACAGTCTTTGTGAACCGAACCTGTTGAATTGATGATTAAACACCAACGCACTTGTTAGGGTTCGACGGGTGCGACCAGTGCGCCCGTAAAAGAGGTCTGCGTCGGAGGTGAGACGCCCAGTACGGCAAAGGCGCCAGGGCCGATATTGGCGATTTGCACCGCCACCGTCTGCCCGGCCGCGAGGAGAAAGTCGCCCGACACGGTGGCCTCGACCGCAGTGCCAAATGCCTCGCCCAGCGCCGGCATGGCCAGCCAGCGCTCGATTGGAGGCGCGCCGCTGTCGCTCACCAGCGACACAATGGCGTTGGTGCCCTCTACCGCCCACGTGGGCGAGATGGGTGCCTCGAATCGATAGACGCCGGCCACGGGCGCCGTAAAGGTCGACGTTACCGGATCATAGTTGTCGACGGTCGCGCTGTTCTGTAGGTCGTATATCTCGTTGACATATTCAATGACGACGGTCGTGCCCGGTCCGCCGGTCTGGTCGGTGGTTTTGATGGCGCGAAAGCCCACGCCGACCACGGACGCCGGCGGGCCTGGCGGACCCATGGGACCCACGTCGCCCGGCGGTCCCGCAGGCCCCGCCTCTCCTGGCGGACCCGATGGACCCGCCGGACCAACTGGACCCGGCGCGCCAACGGCGCCGGGCGGGCCTTGTGCGCCGGAAGCGCCAACCAGACCTTGTGTGCCCGTCGGTCCCCGAGGACCGGGCACGGCGATCGTGCAACACACGCGTGAGTCTGCGGCGCCGGCACATGGCGCGACGCACGCGACCGTCACGCAATCTGTCGCCGCCTTTTTCATTTTTTGTGTTTAAAAGGCCTCTCTTTTCCCAGAGGCGCAAACCGGTCCGTCCGGCGTCCCCAACAAAACAAGGACAACGACCGACATTCCAACACCTGGTTGCCTCTTTTTTGCTGCCCTTTTGTGCAGGGGCCACAGGCCGGTCCGCCGTGGCGGGCCTGTCCTCTTTTGGCCGTCCCCCTTTTTTTGATTTTTTGATCTTTTAAATTTTTTCAATTTCTTTTTGGTGGGTCGCTGGCCAATCGTGAGACTCTGGTCCGATGCCAACGGGGACCGAAAATGTGGCCGCAAGGCGGTAGCGCAAAAACCGCACGCACTGTCGGAACCGAACCACCAGACAAAACCCGCGGCGCCTGCAAAAAGTCCAACATGATAAAATCAAAATCCGGTTGTTTCTATTTCCCTATCCCGTTTCTCTCCTTATCCCCTTTTTTCTCGGTCGATTGTCCTTTTGGGTTTGAATATCAGCGCGACCGCGCCAGACCGACGTGATAAAATGCCCTCGATCGACTCTTGCCCAACAAGGCATGAGTGGACTTTGCCCTCTTTCGTCCCTGGTCAAGAACAACGGACATGAACATAAACAAAGAAAAGGCGTGTGTCGCGATCATGATCATCATAATAAATGTCATACGGATGAGGCGGCCGCGGCGCGTCGCTGCGCCATCCACATGGCCCATACAAAGGCCTCGCGCTGGCCGGCGGTAAAGGCCCGTGACGACGCCTCGGATGTCATATAGGCGCAAAAGAGAGCAAACTCTGGCGAGGCGGGGTCGGCCGGATAGTAGATGTGGCCGTCGTAGCGCGAGCCGCCTCCGCCCCGCACCCTGTCGCACGTCCACGCGCAGTCGGCCAAAAGGGCGCCGTCGACCAGGCCGTCCATATCGGCAACGGGCGCAATGCGAAACTGCTCAATGCCGACAAAGGCGCCGTCGGCCCACTGTTCGATGGCCCAGTCGCCGCAGGCGTAGCCCCGACGGCAGCGTCCGTCAAAGCGTCCGTCCACGCATGACGCACAGCGAAACTGTTCGCCATAGGACGACTGAGCAAAGTAGTCGCCGATGAGGCGGCCGTCGCGCCATGTGGCGCACACAAACCAACCTTCGGGTGTCGTCGCCACGGCGCGCCCATGGAGGCGACCATGGCGCCAGCGGCCAAAAATCTCGCCGCGCGCGTCGACAGTGCGCCCATGACCGTGGAGCAGGCCCATGCAAAAGGCACCCTCGATGAGTGAACCATCGACGCCCACCGCCGCGGCGTGGCCATGCGGTACGAGCACCATGTCGGTCGATTGTTTGTCGCCTGGCTTGGGCGCGTCACCAGCGCACCGAGAGGTGTCGTCCATGCTGTCTGCATTGCGGTCCTTGTCGTCGCCGTCGTTGTTGTTGTTGTTGCTGCTGTCGCCGTCTGCGGCGGGATGTAGGGGGCAGACGATGCGCGCACATGATACACATGGATGTTGGCCGTCGGTATCGCGGTCAACGCCATAGTTGTCATCGTTGTCACAATTGATGGCATCGTCGCCCTGTTGGCATCGAACACTGTCCGTGCCGTCGGGCTGTAGCGAGTCGTTGCCATTATCCTTGCCGCCAGACGATGGATCAGGAGGCAAAACAGCGTCATGGGCAACCGCCCAACTGTCGTCGCAAACAAGAGAGCGCCCAGTAGGAGACAATGTAGGGCCAAGTGGGCACGTCGACATGTCAGGTGCCAACGGCAGTCGGCGCACGCAAAAGGTGCCGCGGACGAGGTCGCCGTTGGGCATCAAGCACTGGCCCTGGACGATTGCGCCTGGGGCATGAGGCACATCGTTGATGGGCTGTCGGCATTCCCACAAAAAGCGCCACGAGGCCCCGATGCGTCGAAGGATGGCGTGGTCCAAGGGATCGCCCGACTCGGGGTCGACGCCATAGGCGTCGGCATAGACTCGTCGCCATCCATCGTGCCGTTGCCGCAAAAATGCGGGCCGCGGCGGCACTCGCGGCGCCCGACCAGAGTTGCCGTCGCTGGCCATGACATCACCGTCTTTTGGAGGGACCGCTTCTTCTTTCTCGATCAGACTTTGTGTGTTTGCGCCTACTTTGTCGCCACCGCACCGACGGCGACGATGCAGGCACGCGCGCACGCCGGCGCACCACGTGGCGGGCGACGTCAGCCGAAATGCGTGATCGGCCACTGTCGTGCTCGCCTCTAGGTCAATATCTGCCGTATCATGGTTGTCGGTATCTGTGCAGTCGCCCATCGGATGGCCTTTGACTAGGGCGACCCGGTCGCCCTCGCTCGACCGGCGCGATCGTCGCATCCGCATGACCACCGCAGAGCCTCTTTTTTTGGCCCTACCACTTTTTTTTATTAAAGGCACGCGCGGTACTCGTCCTTTTTTTTTCTCGCTGGTCCTTTTTTTGGCTTATCTCGGCGTGCGCTGCGGTTACTCCTCTCGTGACGGGCGTGGTGTTTTTAGAGTAGAAGGGCCAACACTTGGGCGCTACTGCCGACAAAAACAGGGCACAGCCAAAAAGAATACAATGTCATTGGCCCCCGTAGCGGCTACGGGAGCGTCTGAAAAGGACAGTTGCCAACTTTTTCAAAAAAAAAAGAAAACAGAAAAACAGTGGATGCGGACCTTGGCGATTTCTTCCTGGATTTTTATGGATGTGACGGGGCAGGAAAAAAGGCATAGAGGGAAAAAAAGAGAAGAGTGGCAAGAGTCGCCCGGTGCACTGGGACGGCACATAGGCAGAGCAGCGGCTCACCGGCCCGAGAAAGAGATTGCGCACGGGTTACAAGCAACAACACGTAATCTAGGCAGCGGCAGCAGCAGCAGCGGCGGGAAAGAAGCCTCTATAGGCAGGCTTGATGACGTCGAGCGGGACGCGCATGCCGTTGCCCAGTTCAAAGGTCTGCGCATAGTCGTGCACCGACCGGGTGGCGACGCCGTCGATGGCCTTGACCTCGTCGGTCTCCTCGCAGCGCTCGACGACGTGGTTCGAGGTCTTGTGGAAGCGGAAAAAGGTCATCGACTCGATGCTGGCGTCCTCATTGTCGAGCACGGTGAGGATGTTGAGCGAGTCGACGCCGTTGCGGGCAAAGTTGAAAAACTCGGTACGGGTGATCTCGCCAAAGCGCGCGCCCTTGGCCGTCTTGTTGTAGTAGGCGTTGAAGAAAAACTTGTCGTTGAGCGACACGCCCTCGACATACTCGGACACGTCGGTGGGCGGGTCAAAGTTGAGGCAAAACTGGCCGGCGTCGCCGAGCGGTGTAGTGGTGATCTCGATGACCTTGACCGGCGTGCCGTCGACGTTGATATAGTATTCATCGATCGGGCGGCGCTGGGTGCGCGAATAGTACCGCAGATAGACGCCGGTAAAGTTGCCCACCTTGACCAGGTCGGCCTCGCCCGTGACGTCGACCTGCACATAGGCCCGGAAGGCCGTGGTGCCCATGTAGCCGTTCTGTGCCGGCAGGTTGTCCCTAAAGTAGTTTTTCGGGTACGCGGGCGACACCGGGCACTCGAGGTTGGGCGACAGCGCCGCGACGCTGCTCACGGCCATGATGGCCAGCGCGGCCAGGACGGCCATCGGGAGCAGGGCGCGGGCGCACAGGGTCGCCTGGGTCTTGGTCTTGGTAGAGGTCATCTTGGTTGGTTGGTCGATGGCTGTTCAAGGGGGTCTATGGGTTTGTGGTGGTGGGTGATCCTTGTGGGAAAGAGCAGGCGAGGTCGTCGGCAGGGTGTGCTTGACAAACTTGTGGGTCAGGGTGGTGAGGTCGCGCTATTTATGAAGAAACCACTAAAGCGCCGACCTATGGCAAACCAGATCGGAGACCCGTGCTTGGACCTATCAGCGCCCTCGGCCGGATCGGTGGCTGCGTTCGACCTCGGCACGAGGTCAAGCACGCGACAACGGTTGTCCCGCCTCATATCGGGTATTTTTGCGACTTTTCCTTTTGAAAAGAAACAAGGAGAAGGAGACGAAGGAAAAGAGGCGAGCGCTATTTGGCTGGCGCGCCGTTGCCACCGCGCGATGACACCACGACGCACCGGGCCACGGTGGATGGGGCCAACAGGCGCGAGGGCCGCGCAAGCAAGGGGTCTGCAATGGCAGCCGACGCGTCCTTGTTTCTGTTCTCTTTTTTTTTAATATGCAAACTGTACGATTTTTATTGAGCGCAAACCAGCCGACCCGATTGAAAACATAAAAAAAAGGACAGGGCCACCTCGCCGCGCCCAGAGACAGCGACAGACAGCGATAGCCTCGAAATGTTTTATCCTATTGTTTTTACTGCCATTATTATCATATCTTGCCGCTCGGCCATCCTTTTTTTAGGGCGGGTGCCGCGCCATGACCAAAAACAAAAACAAAAAGGACCCCAAAGGAGGCTCTTGGGGAACGGGATCACGACGCGCCGTGCGCGGCATAGGCTGCCGCGAGGGCGTCGAGCAGACCATACTGGCCTACGGGTCGGGAGCGGGTCCGGTCTTTGGTGCGCAGTGCGGCGTCGTATGGCGTCTCGGCGGTCATCTGATCAATGGCGGCGAGGCGTGCGTCGTTGACCGAGACGGTCGATGCCGGACACGAATCGTACAGGTACACGTGTGACATCTCGTAGGGTCCGCGGCAGCGCCACGGTGCGCGCGGGTTGTAGCCCGCGTCCAAGAGGACGTGCGCGACCTGCAAGACTGCGTCCGTCAGTGTGGTCTCATCCAGATTTTCCTCAGCAGTCATCAGCGATGCGTCTGTCGCGGCGCGCACGAGAGCGTGGAGCGGCGGCACGATGCCAGACGGCGTGCGACGATCGCGAGGAAAGGCATCAAGGATCATCCGAAGCGCAGGCGCGATGTCCATGGGGCGACGCGGCATGACCACCGCGATGTTGTTGCGCGGTCGCGGCGTGGCCGCCGTGGAGTCGCCCGGGGCAATGGCCATCACGCTCGCAGAGGCCCACGCGCAACGTTCGATCATAAATGTCACGAGGGCGTCAACATGCGGCATCGGGTACGCACCGAGACCGATCAAGGTGCGCACGCAGCGCAAGGCCCCATAGGCAAAGGCCGCGACGAGAGGCGTCACCACCAATGGTGGTATGCTCATCACGAGGTCGTCTTCCGCTAGGATGGGCGACAGGCCCACGATACGATCGTCGGATCCGTGCGCCAACCCGATATCGACGGTCGCGACTCCGACGCCGAGTCGCCTCCAGCCGCCCACGTCGATTGGATCGTTGGGTCCTATGATGTCGGTGTCCATGACGCGCAAGAGCATAGGGACACTGTCATTGACGAAGGCGTCAACAAGGGCCGCCATCGCCGTCCACTGATGAGTACACGTGCCGCCGGGTGCGCACGCTCGGCAGCAATGCGTCGGCGCTCGCGCGCGAGCACGTCACCGCCAGCGACGCCCCAACGACGACACACGAGACGCGCCGAGCCAATGTCGCTTGGACGCATACGGCGCGGCGAAAGCACCTCGGCCAGGATTTCGTCGGGCAGGTTGGTGGTCTGGTCCATTCCCTGCATCGTCCTTTTTTCTTTTCTTTTTCGCTTTGTAGTTACTGCTGCCTTTGTGCTTGTGTCTTTGCTGCGCTTCTTTGTTTTGTTTTCTCCTTTGCTCGGGCGGCGCTACAATGGTCTGGCCGACGAAAAAGCAAATGTCCAACAACGGCCGCCCTTTTTTCTTTTGTCCCCTTGTCTGTGTGCCTTGGATGAAAAAAAAAAAGAAATCGGCGCCGTGCCAGACGAATGAGCAGCGCACAAAATACAAATTCATGGCGATGCCAATGGGCGTCTCTTTTGCGCAGGCGCCCGACAGGGCCACGCCCTTTGCTCTGACGGCGCGCGCGCGCGGGTCGCCGCTGTCGGCCAACAACGCACACAGGCCAAAAGAGGAAACAAAGCAAAAAGATCACAAAAACCGCATCTCTAGGCCCGGTGGTGGCACCCGCGGTGGGGGATCGCCATGCAGGTGACGTTGACGAGGGCGCCCAAGGTGGGGAAACCAACGACGCCCACGGTGGCGCTGGCAAAGTCGGCGTCGGGCATGCGCCGCGCGCGCACCGCCACATAGGCACCAATGTTGCGCCGAATGTCGACCACATACGAGGTCAGATGGACGACGTCCTCAAGGCCGCGGCATCCGGCGGCCTTGAGCGATTCGGTGAGGTTGTCAAAGACCTGTTCGGCCTGTGCGCGCATGCCGCCGGTGACCAGCCGGTCGCATTCATCGCGCCCGATCGTGCCGCTCACCCACACGGCGTCGCCGCACCGTACGGCCTGTGCGTAGCCCAGGCGGTCGACATCGCCGGCGGCAAAGGCCGGTGTCGGGATCGAGTAGCAACAACCGCCGTCCGAGTTGCGTCGTTGGTGGCGACGGCGCGGACGTTTGTCGTCGTGCTCATCGTCGTGTTGGCGTCGCACGGGATGTCTGTCTCGGTCTGCATCGCCATCGGGTTTGCGGTGGCGCGGCGCGCGCGTATGGGCAACGACCGATCGCGCCGGCGGGTGGCCATAGGTGTCGTCGACTGGTGCCGGTCCGCGGCGCATCTGTGCCTTTTGTCTTTGCATATTTGTTCTTTTTCCTTTTGTAGTTTGGGTGGGATTTCTTTTCCTCCTCTGTCAATCCTGGTGCGGACCAGTGGAATCTTTTTGGTGGCTTGGGTCGTGTGTGTGACAGGAAAAAAAAGTTGCAGGCAAGCGGCGCGGGTCCTTGTCTTTGGGACGGCCGGGTTGGATCGGCAGCAGCAACCGGCCGGCATTTGGCGGGGACCCATCGACCGCGGCAAAATGTACCGCGCGATACCAAAAAGAGACACCCCCACAAGATTGGCGACTTTTGGCGGCCAAAAGGAACAAAAAAGGGTGCGCCATAAAATGGCAACGCCACCGCAAGAGCGGCATGGGCGTCATTTTGTGAGGCGCTAGCGCCAGCAGGGTGAGGAAAACTTTTTTTTTTCTGTGTGCATGCAAGACGGGGCTAAATCCAGTGGCACAGGCGAGGATTATATGCATTTTTGTAGTTTTTTTTAAAAAAAAGGCAAAAGAAAAAATAGAGGATAAAAAAAAAGAAGAGAGCACGCACGCCCGGCGGGTGGCGGTGTGATGCGCCGGCGTGCGACTTTGGTCGGCCGGCGCGCCCGAATCGTGCCGCTCTTTTGGAGAAAGGGCTACCCTCGCGAGGTCGTGCGTCGCCCACCGCTGTTTTTTGTTCGCTGTTGCCGTCGTCGTCGACCGCATCATTTTTTGCTCTTCTCTTTTTTCTTGTCGGCGATCTCAAGACTCTTTTTCCGAGGCCCCGCCGTCCTCGGTTCCCCTTCTTTTTTTCTTTTCGAAAAGAAAAAAAGAGGGCCTTTGGTCTGTTCTTGGTCACGGCGTGTCTGCCCGCCGTCGCCCTACGAAAGAAAGAAGGATCAACTAGCCATGGACTTTGGCTTGCCTTCGCCGCGCATCATGGCCCCGCGCCTCTATGCGCTGCCGTGGACCGACGACGAACCCAACAACAACGACAACCACCACTCTGGCCAATCTCTAGACCGTCGCCCTCACTGGGACGACCGTGTCCTTTATCGGCGCCACGGCCATGAGAATGTCAATAACCATTAGCACAACAACAAACAACAACGGATGCGTTGATCGCGGCGGCCACGAGGACGCCAGCAGCGATAGTGACTATGAGCGCCGCGACAATGCGCCCGAGCGCGATCGGCGTCGCGACGATAGGCGCGGCACGGCACGGCGCCGCCGCCGCGCACCGGCCGTGGCTTCGCTGCTGCCGGCCTATACACCACCGCCACGCATACCGCGCGCCGTCCGTGTGTCCACGATGGTTGTCGGCAGGAGCGCCACCGCGACCCTGTCCAACGTTGTCCAGGGGGGCGCATTTTATGCGCCGCCGCCCCTGCCCCTGCCTTTTGGGTCGGGCGACGTGTCGGATCCCTCTTGGGGTCCGCCAGCAGTATCGCCCGCGCCGTCGTGGCCCACGCAGGCGCCGCTCGGCACGGGATCACCCATGTATGGCGCGCCTGCGATGATGTCTTCCAGCATGCAACCCCCGCCGTCGCCGTGGCCCATGATGGCGTCGCCGTCGCCCATAATGGACCAGATGAGGGCCGCACTAGGCGCCTGGCCGCCTGTGGGTATGGAGGTACCTCCGTCAACCCAGCCGCCGTCGAGCATATCCGTGGCCTCGTATGGGGGCTCATGGCAGCCCCAGTCTTTTTCGCCCTATCCGGCCCAGTCGACGGCCACACCGGCGCAATCGCCAATGCAACTGTCTGTGCAGTCCCCCATGCAACCGCCTGTGCAGCCGACAATGACGCAACCCCCACCGGCGTCATCGCCGCCGGCGGCATTGGGCGCCAGTCCCACTTTTGTCGTGGGTCAGGCGCGGCCGTCGCTCACGCTGCTGCGGTCGTCGCCCAGCGTCAACGCCCAGTACCGGCAACTGTTGGCTGTCAACTCGGGGCGGCTCATCGACGAGGTCAAGCCGCCGCCCAACTTTGACGGGCGCAAGCAGTGGAACGGCCTCTTGTCGCCCGTGCTCGACCAGGGCCAGTGCGGCGGCTGCTGGGCCTTTTCCAGCGCGGGCGTGCTCGGCGACCGCTTTGCCATCCACACCAAGGGCGCCTTTGGCCTCGCCCTGTCGCCCGAGCATTTGATCCTGTGCGGCTTTAGCAAGCCCCTCGCCGTGGGCAACGTATCCGAGGCCGACCGCGCCACGGTGCAGGCCGAGATCGCCACCCTCCAGGCCGACCTCGCGCAGGCGCAGCAACTCAACGCCACCTTCCAGGGCCAGGTGGCCTGCTATGGCAACACCCTGCCCCTGGTGTCAGAATACCTCTACCGCTATGGCACGCGCTCCCTGCGGTGCGACCCCTACACGCTGGGCAACATCCAGCCGGGCCAGCCGCTGCCGTCGTGCCGCAGTCTCTTGCCCACGATCCCGCCCTACGAGCGCTGCAAGACCGAGGACCGCATCGACCGCATCTACCGTGCCATCGGGCGCTACTTTGTGTCGAGCGACGAGGGCGCTGGCACCAACCTCACGGGCCAGGGCCTGCAGATGCAGATCGAGGCCATCAAGGCCGAGATCTACAAGTTTGGCCCGATCATGGCCGGCTACGAGGTCTTTCGCGACTTTATGCAGCCCGGCCCGACCAACCCGTCGTGGGCCACGGGCATCTACCGCTACGATGGCGTGTCGCCCAAGGACGGCGGTCACGCCATCACCATCGTCGGCTGGGGCACCGACCCCGACTCGGGCGAGACCTTTTGGATCATCCGCAACTCGTGGGGCGTCGCCTGGGGCGAGGCCGGCTACTTTCGCATGTACGCCGGCCAGTGCGGCGTCGAGCACAACACGATGGCCGTCATCCCCGATCTGCCGGGTCTCACCGTGCCCGCCGAGTACGTCGAGCGCTTCATCGTCGACGAGGACTCGGTGACGGTGCGCGCCCTGGTCGACGTCGACCCGTCGGGCCTGCCCGCGTCCTATGTGCGCAGCCTCACACCCGCACAGCGCGCCACCGAGGCGCAGCCCATCGTCCACCCGTCGGCCCTGCCCGAGTACGGCTCCTTTATGGCCGGGCGCATTGAAAATCCGCACGCCATACCGGGCGCCGAGAACCCAATCCCCGTTGGCGCCACGCGGTTTGTCACGCCGCCCGCTCTAGGCACTGCGCTGGCAGAGGCTGCGGCAGATCCGATGGGCGGCGGCGGCGGCATGGTGGTCCCGCTGTCGCATCATACGACAGCGCCGTCTGTGCCCGTGACGATGGTCCAACCGGCATCCTCTTCCTCGGCGGCACCGTCGTCCCTGGGCGCCGCCGGCCCCACCACGTCCTCATGGGCGCCACAGACTCCCATGCAATCAGGCCCGACTTATCCGTATCCGCCGGCCCAGGCCCAGGCACAGACGACAGCGGCCGGGGCGCCCACGGGCTACAATGGCACACCTGTGCCGATGCCGTGGCCGGATCCGTACGACGCCTGGGGATCACCCGCGATGGCCTACTTTGGCGCCGAGCAGCAACAACAACAGCAGACCATGACAACTGTCGCCACGACGACGACCGTCGATTATGGTGCACCGCATCACAATCAACACGGGGGGCGACCGCAGGGCGGGTGTGGGTGCGGTCCCTGTGGTCCTTCGGCACCCCAAGGGCCAACGCCAGCGCCCGCTTGCGGTCCATGTTCGGGCGGCGCGGGACCGTTCCCGATGATCAACGCGCTCATGCTGGCCGAGGCGTGTGCCGGCCATGGCAAGCCTACTGCGCGTCCCTGCCCGTTGGACGCGGTCACAACGCCGACCGCCCCGGCCCACGGCGTCGACTATCGTGTCGACATTGACGGACATCAGGGTGCGGGCACAGGCTGCGCACCCGAGACGGGACACCACCAGGCCGCAGAGGGGGTGCCGTGCGCATGTGCCACGTGCCAACCGGTGGCCCGTCCACGTGCTCGGGGTCGAAAGGACAAGGGCCTCGCCACGGCGGCCGCCTACATTCTCGTGCCCGTGCCCGAGCCGCGCCCACCCAAGAGCGCACGACACGCTAGACCTGTTGGCAGCAGTGTCGCCACCAAGGGTCGCCACCAAGCGCCCACCGACACCGAGGGTCATTCGTCTTCTCGCTCAACAACGGCGTCAAGGTCAACAGCGTCCGGGTCGTCCTCGGGGTCTTCTTCAGAGGACGACAGTGTGTCATACAACCCGTCAGCCTTTTCGCTGGCGCCATCGTCGCCATCGAGCATCCGTCTGGACGCCATGAGTGGCGACCAAAGTAGCGGCAGCCGCCACAGTGCCAGCGACAGCGGGAGCGACAGCGACAGTGCGACCAAAGATGCGCGTGCGCGCCGCAAGTCGCGCCGCCACCGGCGCGCTCGTCGGGTTTCGGCGCGCCGACGCTAGGCGGCGCAAGAACTTTTTTACCCTTTTCTTTTTTTTCTTTCACCATCGTCTCTCTGTGACAAAAAGGAAAAGGATAATAAATTGTTTACGAGAAAAACCCAATGAAAGAGCACCCGCCCCATTTTGCGCGCGCTTTTACGGCGTCCCTTGGAGGCGTCGAGTTTGCGTCGCCTTGTTTTCGTTTTTTTCTTTTGTTGTTGGACGCAATCCCAAGACGACTTGCATCGAGGCGACAGACGCAAAGTTGGGGAACCCTGCGGCCAGACCAGCCGGTATGTCGTCGGACCGGGCGATTGGGCACACGGGGCCAGCAGCCAGCAACAAAGAAAAAAAAAGAGGCCACGGCAGGAAAGGTCGTTGACAAGGACGATACTGAAAACACAAAGCAACCTTGACCTAAATTTGCATAATAGTCCATTTATTCCCCGTGGCAATATGGTCTATTTGCAAATGCGACAAAATTTTTTGCAAGCATAAACCCCGTTTTTTTCTCACCTATTTTGTCAGAGAGCAAGTTGATGTTGATCGCCAAGCCGGTCTCGCCTTTTTTTTGTCGCAGCACGATTTTGGCGGGTCCCTGCCAAACTCGCATGTTGCCTGCGTGCGCCGGCGCCGTTGGTCGCCATGACCGCAATGGGGAAGGGAGGCACAGAGAAAATCATCAAGGCAGTCTACAGGACTTGACAGGGATCGAGCGGGGGCGCACTGCCGTCGGCCGTCTCAAAGTCAGAGGCGCGCGATAGCGTCACGACCGTGCGATCCGGACCAAAGCGTCCGTCGACGGGCTCAAACCATAGGTAGGCATAGTCGGGCGCCGCGTCAAAGAGCACCTTAAGTGCCGCGGGGTCAACGTCAACGATCGTTGCCACGTTGGCGGAAAGGGCGTCATATCGGCAGCGGCTGTCGCGAGGACCTAGCGCGACGAGCACCCGATCGATCGCGTCGGGTCGGGGCGCATCGACCGTTGGGTATCCGACAACCACGACGTGAAAGCCTCGCGCGCACAATTTTTCGGCATTTCCCATATAGTCGCGTCCTTCGGCGTGTACCAGAGCCGCACGCGCGTGAGGCCTCGAGGAAAGATTGCGGTCGATCTCCTCGTCAAGAGGGCGATCCGAATGCGGGTTGACGATCATGGAGTCGGCTGCGATACATGGAGCATCGGGCCGGCCGGAAGCACGCGCCATGGCCTGCGACATGGCTGGGCACAGTCGAGACGATGCATAGGTCTTGCCCGATCCTGCGCCGCCGACGACAAGGGTGATAGAACCGCGCGTGCCTCTCCTGGCGTCATCAGGGGGCCGATCAAGGCCGGCGAGTCCGGCCCACTGGTGCACGCACACACCGGCGATGCGCTTGCAGACAAGAGACAGCGTACGGATGGCGCGACGCGCGGCGGCACAAAACTCGGGCGATCCACGCAGTGGTCCCGCGGCGCAGCCTGCAATCCACCGCGCAGCCTCAGCACGGGCAACAGCAGACGTCTTGCCTTGGAGATGCAAGTCGTTCTCGTCGGCAAGGTAAAATTCAAACACGCGCTCCAACGCCAGAGACAAGGCGGGCGACTCCCATGAGAGAACCTGCCCAGTCGCGGTGTCGGCGTCGCTGTCGTCTGCCCTAGTGGCATCCGTTAAAGGGGCACTTGTTGCGCCGGCGTCATCGGTGCAAATAGGTGTAGAGTGGGCGTCCATGTAGGCGGTGGCCGTGGTCGGAGTACAGACCGAGAAATCCCTACAACAGCGACCTTGTGTCCCCAGACTGTCGACAATAAATAGAGCGGCCGGTGCGCAGTGGCGCTGCATTGGCAGACCTGACCCACGCCAAAACCAGCCAATCATCCCAAAAAAATGTAAAAGTGTGCGCCCAAAGAAAAAACCGATGGCCCAAGGCCAGTGCTTGCCAATGACTAAACCTCCTGGATGAATGAACCGGTAGAAGATCGAAACTCGATGTTGTTTTAAAATTTATTGGATCGTCTAGTCAGGAGTTTTAGCCGTCAGCAAGCACAACCCAAGGCGGTGTTGCCTGGCCGGCGGACGCGAGTTATCCCCAGGCCAATTCTTTTGGGACCCGCGATTGCCGCACCTCAAAGACTGTCTCACCAGCCTTGCAATTTCACCTACATAGAAAGGCCGGATTTTTGTGTGTTTCCTTTTGGCTTTGCGTCATCTCCTTTTTTTGGTCTCGATCGCCGCACTCTCAGAGACAAAAGGAAGACGCGAAAAAAAAAGACACGTCGATGACCAAGTTCTTGTCTTTTTTTTTGGATCTGACCCTTGCTCACATGCCGGCCGCAAAGGGACATCTACACACCAAACACAAGAGACGTGCATTGTTGTCGCCTCTGTTTTTTGTGGCAAAGGAAAAAAAAGATATGAGAGTGTGCGTCTATTTTGGTGTCGAGTGGTCGGCCAGTTGGCGAAAGGTCAGGTTGAACCGGGCGCTGTGGACCCTCGCCCTCTTGGGCACCTGGTGCTGATAAAGGTCCTGGCAGGCGCCGTGCATATGCACGACATCGCCTGATCCCAGGGGAAAGGTGACCTGGAGAGTGTGGTCGGTCTTGTCGCGCATCTTGAAATCCCTCGTGGCGCCCAGCGACAGGCTGGCAATGTCATCGCGGTTGATCGAGTGCTCGTCGTCTGAATGCCACGAGATGTGGTCGTCGCCGTCACGATATTCGTTGATCAGTACGGCCGTGTAGGTGCCGCGCGGCTTGCCCAGGGCGTCCTCGACGCGACAGCACAGGCGCTCTAGGACGGGCGTAAAGTCGGGCGCGCCGGCCATGGCCTTGCCCGAATAGATATAGGGGCGATCGGCCAGGCGCGGGTCGGCCCATTGGCGGCGCACATGGTAGGCCGTGAGGCGCGCCTCGTCCAGGACCCGGCCATAGACACGCACTTGTCCCTGGCTGGTGGTCACCTCGCGGCGCAGGTCGTCCATGGCCTCGCGGGCTTCTGCTGCCGTCAGGACGCTGCGCATGTGCGTCACGCACGCCGACGGGTCCAGATTTGGACGCGCCCTCTTGGCGCTGGGCGCTGCCGTTGCGGGCGGTGCCTTGTTCGGCGCCGTTGGCGACTGCGTGTTGTCGCGGGCACGCTTGACGCCCAAGAGGGTTTGGATGGTGCGTCGCGGGCGCACAGGCCCTGGTACACTGTCACATTGGTGTTGCTGCATGGGTGTCCCCGTCGGCCTTGTCGTCGCACTGGGCGCGTCCATTGTTTTGTCGCTCTTTTTTTTCCTGTTATCAAAAGAGGCCCTGCGCCGACCGATTTCGTTGTTGGATTTCGAAAAAAAAAGAGACTGGCGAATGCGCGCCGACAAACCAACAGACGACCCTGTGCCCAACATTGAGAGAAAAGAGTGTGCAAAAAAAAAGAAAAGCGATGAGAATCAATTAGGGCCTGTGTAAACAAAAAAAGAGGTCTCGCAGACGCACTCGGCCTCGGGCGACGAACCTGTTTTTCTTCCAAACGACGCGGTTGCTCTAGACAACAAAGAGACTGTGCAAAGGACGCAAAAATAGGACCGTTGTAGATGGGGGTTGACCGCGCGACATGACCGCGCGCGTGGTTAAAATAGACCGCCTCGCGCTAATTCTTTTTTTAACAACAACAACAGCGCCTCGCGACCCGACAACAACAACAACCAACCCCGACAGCAACAGCAAGATGAAGATCACCGCCGCCCTCTTCTGCCTCGGAGCCCTGCTCTTTTTCGCCGCCACGGTCGACGCCTATGGCAGCGCCGCGATCACCTGCTCGGGCGTGCCCTTTAGCCTCAAGTGGGACACGGCCGGCGCCACCGACAAGATCCAGGTCGTGTCGCTGACGGCCACCGTGCCGTCCTACGTGCCCGGCGCCATCCAGTGCGACCTGTCGGCCCTGCCTGCTGCCTTCCAGAGCAACCTCGGCACCCGCAACTTTGCCCACGGCACCTCGGTCAACACCTATGGCGCCGTCGGCACCGCCTTTTTCGCCAAGCCCGCCGGCGGCAACTATGCCGTGACCCTCTACTCGGACATCACCATCGGTCAGGGCTCGGGCTTCCAGGCCGGCACCAAGATCAACGACTCGTTCACCTGGATCTCGGCCTAGGCTATCTGCCGCGCTTGTTTCTGTCGCTCAGCGACACAGAGCACACATATGCGCTCCGCACGACTCGGTTCGCGGTCGAAATGCCTTTCCACGCCGCCTTGCTCCTTTTAGGCGACGAAAAATGACGGTCAATAAAGTGATATGGCTCCAAATTTTCTTTTTTTTTCTTTGCGCAGTGGCACACTTTTTTGTCGAACCACGGGCTCCCCTGATAGCGGGCCGGCGATCTTTTTTTTTTGGGCAAAGATGCATACGACTCGCCTACCTCACCGGTGGCGCCACGACCACACCGAACCAACAACGACAACGAGGCCAACAAAGTATAATTCCTTGCAGGTTTTGCCGTTGCATCCGACTCGCCGCTGACTAGAAACCCAAGAAAAGGCAAATGTCGCCGGCGCCACAAAAAAAACCTTCACAATCATATGGGCGCCAAGTGCGATGTGAGACCGTGTCTTTGGCTAGCCATAAATCTTGATGCATGCGAGGACGGCATTGCTCTTTTTCGGTTGCCATCCGTCATGGCGCCCGGCAAAAATACAGCGCCGTCCGGCACCACACTCAAAAAGCCTGCCATGGCAACTGGATGTAATTTTTTCTTTTCGTTTTTTTTTGTGATTTCTTCTGTGGCATTGCCGGTTGGGCGCTCGGGCATGCTGGGCGACGAATGGGGCCGTGCGCCCTTTTGCGCGCGCACACACACACATACACTACTATATACAGAGCCCAAACAGGGCGGCACAACATTGTTGTGCATTTTGAGCGTCCCGCAGCCATTTTTGTTTTTTCTTCATAGCGCGCGCGTCCATCGACGACAATTGGGCCGTCTATGCAGGCAGTCGAGCCAGCCGAGTGCGACACGACAGCCACGGAATCCATCAACGATGTCCTGCCACCCGAATTGATAGCGATCATCCTCAATGAGCATCTGGCCATGCACTATGAGGGCGTGTGCGCGGCGTGGACGTGCCGCCAGTGGCGGGCTCTCATGAGGCCCATACTTGACCGCGGCATCTCCTTTTGGCACGTCAACCGCAGGGCCATATTTGCCGAGCACGCCGCCGGCGAGGGTCGCCTTGCACTGCTCAAGTGGGCGCGCGCCAGAGGCTGCCCGTGGGACGCCAGTGTTTGTGCCGCGGCAGCCAGACACGGCCACCTCGGCGTCCTCCAGTGGTTGCGCGCCAAGGGCTGCCCATGGAATGACCTGACGTGTGCCAACGCGGCTCGCGGCGGGCACCTCGCCGTCCTCCAGTGGGCGCGCGCCAACAAATGCCCTTGGGACAACTGGACATGTGGCTTTACTGCGGCCTCGGCGGCCACCCTCGACATTCTCCAGTGGGCGCGCGCCAATGGCTGTCCGTGTGTTGATGATTGTGATGTTTGTGTCTTGTGTCTTTCTGGCGCACGGTGTGCGCCTGGCGCCGACATCTTTTATCCATAATAATATATAAATAATTGGTTGCACGCGCCAATGGGTGTTCGTGGTCGACCGGCGTGTGCATGAGTGCCGCCGGCGGTGGCCACATCGAGGTCCTTCAATGGGCTCGCGCCAACGGTTGTCCATGGAACAGTACGACCTCTTCGTCGGCGGCCCGTAATAACCATCTTACGACACTCGAGTGGATCGTCGTCAATGGCTGTGAGTTGGGCAAGAACGCTTGCAGTTACGCTGCGCACGAGGGCCACTTTGCCATCCTCCGGTGGCTGCGCAAACATGACTGCCCATGGGGCAAGGAGACATGCACCGGCGCAGCCCAGTGCGGTCAACTCGACATGCTCAAGTGGGCGCGCGCCAATGAATGTCCGTGGGACGCCACCGTATGTGCCACGGCAGCGGCCGAGGGCCACATGGACGTGCTCACATGGGCGCGCGCCAACGGTTGCCCGTGGGACAGGAGGGCGTGCGCCTGGGCGGCCAAGCACAACCGGGTCGACGTGCTCTCGTGGCTCCGCGCTGGGGGATGCATGTGGGACGACCTGGCGTGCCAGTTGGCCGCCGAGATGGGCGCCCTGGAGGCCCTTGAGTGGGCGCGCGCCAACGGATGCCCGTGGGACCGCCAAAAGTGCCGCGCCAAGGCGCTGCGGCGACGCGACAAGACGATGGTGGCATGGATCGACGCACAGCCGTAACCGGCTCGCCGTTGTCGTGTCCTTGATTTTTTCCCACCAATTGTCGTCTCTATCATCTGCCCACAATCCAGCGCATTCAGTCCCTCTTGTTTTTTCCCCACCCTTTTGGCAAAACCATAGACAACCAAGCGAACCCACTCGAAAAAGGTACAGGGGTGGGTTTTTTAAATGTTCTTTTCGGAAAAGTGTGGCCATACCTTTTTCCCCCCTCGGCGCGCCTGCCCAGCGGCACCATTTTTTTTTTCGTGGGCACATAAATGCACTCGCTCACCACCAAGACCCCGGCCGTGACCAAGTCGTCCAACGGTCCACCAAAAAAGAAAAGGGGCAGGCGGTCGACGCGACGTCCAAAACCCGGCACAAAAAACCTGGACACCAGCGTCGCCCTAGACGATAAGGAACAAGAATGATGGACACTGCAGCGGCGGGTCGCTGTTTGTGGGTTTTGTTTTTATTTCCATTTACTCTGCAAAAAGGCATCGGTCTGCATAGATCTGGCCTCTGCAGACCAAAGGGGGAGAGGGGTGAGCGGGAGGAAATAGATCAAGAACAGAACGGCGGCGCCTCGGCCGCAGCGGATGGATCTACGCATCGTCGCTTGGTCGAGCGCGGGCCGTCGGGTTCCCGACACCGGCGGCAGGTGCATGGTTTGGACTCACCAGAGTACGTCCCTGAGCAGAGGGCGTGTGCACTCGTGGCCACATAGCGGGCCGCCGTGCAGGCGCCGCTCACCGCGTCCAGCCACGACCAGCCGCCGCGCTCCCGGTCGGCATTGAGGATGGATACGGTGTCGAGGACGGGCTGCATGCGCTCGACGCCATACCGAGAGATCAGGTATTTGGTCATCTTTGGGGTGAGCCGCAAGCGGCCTTGGATCGACATGGCGTCGACCACCATACCCTTTTCCTCAACGGCGTAGCGCAGCAGTTTCATATTTTGGCTCTTTAGCACGGCGTACGCTGCGCGCTGCCAGTCAAAGGACCCTGCGAGGGCGTCGTCGATGGCGCGGACGACGCCGACCGGACCGCGCGCAATGGCCACCCACATGATGGACGCATCGATGACGTCCGACCGTCGGGCCGCGACCCAGCGCACGGTATCGTGTCCTTGGCCCCACGTCTCTGCCGCCATCATGACGGCACCTCTCAGGGCATCTCGTGGCGCTCCGAACCGGGCCTCGGCATAGTCGAGCAGCGCGATGTGCCCGCCGGCGCCGGCACCGACAAATAATGGCAGTGCCCGTGGGACGAGCCCTGCCTCCATGGCAATGGTCACCGTCGCCAGGCTCCCCAACGTCGACGCCGAGTGGAGAGCCCGGTCGATTTCAACCGAGGGCACCACGAGGGCCGGGTCGATCTCGGCAAGTACGGCGCGCAACATTCCGTCGTGGCCAGTGGCAATCATCGATGTCAGGTGTTCTATGGTGGGCGCCGTGTAGCCAGCGCAGCCATACTCTTGAGCCATAGCGCGGCATCGGGCAAGGTTGCCCACCATGCCCGATCGCCCAAGTCACTGGCGCAGGCACACGGCGCACTGCCGGCGCCCGGCGGGAGTCGGTCGTGGGCAAAGGCCACCGAGACGGCGTGACCCGACGAGGCAGCAGCACTGACGAGGCTGACGTCGTCGCGCGGGTCATAACGCACGCCCGCGATCGCGCGGTTGATCAGGTAGCGCGCAATGCCGACATGGCCGCGACGGAGCGCTGCCCTGATGATCGAAAGCAAATCACAGGGCGCGCGGGGCACAGGCGTGGGGGCTCGCCTCTGCGTGTGTGTATGCGTGTGTGTGTGTGTGTGTGTGCCCGTGCCGCCAAAAAAGAAAGAGTGGGAGAAACAAAAAGCACACGTCAGCGGGGACCCACCGACAAAGCAACAAAAAGAAAAAGCGGCCTTAGATATTTTGGGGAGGAGGGGGAGGGGTACCTCTAGCGCGGCGTGCACGAGCCGTACCACATCGATGCGCCCGCCCACCGCCGCATCAAACAGTGTGTCGAATTCAACAACGTGGACGTTGGCGTTCACAGCAGCCGCGACCAGGGCCAACGGTGCGCGCGATTTGACGAGGACAAACAGGTGGCGCGTCGCCCAGCGCACCGTCAGCGCCTCCATGTCGCCGCCGTCAAAGAGGTGCGAGGCACATCGGGCCGCCGCCAGGTGCCGAGGCTTGGTCAGCAGACGCAGTATCCCGTCGCGTACTTCATTTGGCAGATCAGCGAGTGTCGTCGGGGTTCTTGGTTCGCCCACCATGGCATCTGTAATGTCTGTGTCTGCCATACTCTTTTTTTCCCCCTCGTTGTTGTCTCTAGTGTGGTGCAGTGTTGTAATTTTTCGGGCCTCGTTTTTGACCTGCTATAAGAGACGAGTTTAGGCTCGACGTCGGCGATGACGACGACAATATTGAAAGGCCAACTTGCACTGGAGGCGCCCACATGCAAGTGGGTGGCGGCGCCACATGGTTTGCTTTTTGCGCCAATCTCTCAAGGGCAACCAAAAAAAAGGCGGCCACCGCCAAAAATCAAAAACCAGGGCGTGAGATCGACCATGCGACAGGCACACACCCAAGGCCTACAGAGCCGCATCCGAAAGCAAAAAAACAAGGACTCATTTTTGGCTCACCAATGAAGCCTTTTTGTCTTTTCTGGTCCAAATGGGAAAGCAGGAAAAAAAAAGGAGAAAAAAGAGACCGGAAAATAGGGTCGGTCTTTGGCAGAGAGAAAGAAAGCCATCGGACTAGCGACGGTCGCGCGCGCCGGCAAACAGATGGGCGTCGGCCTCGGCCGTCGCCGGGTCCAAAAAGTAGGCGACGTCGGTGCGCGGGTGGGCAATGTCGGGCGCGCTGGCGACGGCCTCGGCGCCGACCCATTCGAGCACGGCCCATCGCAGCGGAGCCTCGTTCAAAAGCAGGTGGTCCCACGCAAAGACGCAGTGGCGCGCCAGATCGGTCGCTGGCTCTTTTTCTTCTTCTTCTTGCAATGCCTGCGGCGGTGACGCAACGGGGGCACCGGGCGGCCATGGCTCGGCGGCATTTTTGAGACGGGCAAAGAGGCGTGCGTCGGCTTCGGCCGTCTCGGGGTGGCAAAAGTAGGCGACGTCGGCGCGCGGCGCCAATGATTGCGGGCCGCCGCACTTGCTGCGGATGTCGGCGCAGCGCACGACGAGCCACTTGATGGCGGGCCTGCCCACGGTGTGATCCCATTCGAGGGCCACGTAGGGCAATACATGGTCCTCGCCCAGCACACGGCGGTGCCGCGACGCATGGTCGACGTGGCCACCAAGGAAGAAGAGGGACAGTCGGCAGTCGACATTCGAGTTGGTCTCTTTTTTTGTGGCGCAGGAGAAAAAAAAGGATTGTTTTGGATCAAAAGAGGGTTAAAAAAAAGAACGATCTGACCGTTCTTGGTTGCTCTGTTCTATTTCCCCCCCCCCCCGCCTTGCCCGCATCAGGATCACATTGCCGCGTTGGTACTTGCACGTTCAGAGCACATGTGCCAATTCATAGGCAAGGACAGACAGAGGCCCGACGCTGCCCACTTTTGGATGTGGGCCTGACAAAAAGAAGGACGTCTGTGCTGTCCAGAAATCAGATCATACGAGCCAGCCGATTTTTTTTAAAAAGGACTCTGCAAGTTCGTGTTTTTTATTGTGCGCGCGAGTCGGTCGTGCGGCCTGGCAGGTTTTATCCTTATTTCTTTTTCAATTCAAAATTGCATTGAGGAAACATTTTTTGTCACCTTTTCTAGAGAGGGCGAGCCAAATGCCGTGCACAAGCCGGCTGTCCCCAAAAATATCTGGCTCTTTGGCCTGCCGACGATGCGCGGCGACACAGCGCAGACTCGGCCGCCGCGTGGCCAAGAAAAGGGCAGACGGCTAGCAGCAATCACTGCACGACAATGAAACCCCTTTTTTATTGATATTTTTATTAGACTTTTCATCGGGATTTCGAAATGGATATGTCTGGATTTATCATGGATTTAATGCGGATATGTCCCGGTTCTTTTGCGCAATTCCAGGGGGAGGGTCAGGTTGGCAACGGCACTGTGTGCTGCCGCCGTCTGTGCCCTGTCGCGCCGCCATTTTCGAGGCTTGCCGCCAAACTTGGTCGAAAAAAAAAGTAGTTGCCCAGAGACGGCGACCTGCCATCATTGCCATTGCAGGCGAGTCGCCTCCAAAACTCGGCGCGATCGCCCTTTTGCCTTTTTTTTGGTTCAAAAGGGCGTCCCGCAGTTACGGGCTCGCGGTCGCCTCGGTGTGCGCCTCGGCCTTTTGGCGCGCCCCCTGTTTATCGAAAGAAAGAACATCCAAAAAAATTTTCAACTGGCCGCTGCGCGACGACTTTTTGTTGTTGTCTTTTTTTTACGAAAAAAAGGGACCCTGTCTCGGCCGTGTGCTTGCCGGCCGAGGCCTGGGGGCATGCTCCAAAGAAACCAGGTCGGCCGATCAGGCCGAACCCCCATCCAACTAGACCGGTTGTGCGATTTAGATCTGCGCTTGCCGCCTTTTGTGCGAACCGTCTGCAATTTGCGCCACAATTGTCTGGCTCTTTTTGGCATGGTAGATCCACATCGAGGTTGCAATTGTCTACCTACGCAACGGCCTTTTGCCGGCACGACGCATGTGCCGTCTGCAAAAGCGGTGGGCGCGCACGACAACAACAACAAGACATCGACTCGGCCACGACCAGGTCAGGCAATGTCTGTACCATGCCACACATGCAAGTGGACTTTGACACAGAGGCCCATGCCAACCGACCGACAGGGTGGTGATCCTGGGGCCGACAAAAAAATGCCAACGACACAAGACAGAATGGCGATCGCACCAAGGTAGTGGAATGAGATCGAAAAAAAAACAAAAGGAAACTATATTGTCTAGCTGGGAAAATGTTTGTTGAGCCACAAGAGCACGCGGCCACCCTTGCAGTTGGCCGAGGCGCGCGCCCAGCGCCAGGCGTGCACGGCCAGGTGCGCCCCAAACCGCTCACACGCAAAGGCGAGCAGGCCGACGTGATCCATCTCGCAGGCGCACTCGACCAGCCGGTGGCCGCCTTTCATCAACGCCGGATCGTAAAAGGCCTCACACAGGGGGACGACGGCGTCGGCGTGGCCGTTGGTCGTCGCCCACTGTAGCGCGCACTGAAACATGGGCAGAGACACTGTCGCGCCGCGCTCACGCAACAGGACCGCGGCATCGAGGTGGCCGTGCTCGATGGCCCCGATCAGGGCGTGCGAGGCCACGCTGGCGCTTGACGAGGACGGCGGCATTCCGGTGTCGGGCGGGCTGCCCAACAGCCAGCCGAGCGCACTGACGTTGCCACTAGGTCCGGCCTTGAGCATCGCAGTGCGCCACCACCGGCGGACCGAGTCTGGCTCGCGCAATACGACGAGGCGCCAGGCGCCTTCAAAGTCGGACGCGCACGCGCATGAGGCTGCAACAAGTAGCAGTCGCGCTAGAAAAGGCGCTATGACCTCTGCGTCCGCCCACCCGCGGTCGTGGAGCCATAGGGCCACGTGGGGGTGTCGGTGGTCGAGCGCATTGTCGACCATTTGTACAATCGTCTTCCGGTCAGGCGGTCGATCCATGGAAAGCGCCTCAATGACATGAATCTGAGCATGACTCGCTGCGGCGCAGAGGGCGTGCGGCCGCAGATCGGCCAGTGCGGCGATCACATTCATCAAATAGAGGACGGCGTCGGTGTGGCCGGACGCGGCGGCTGCGTACACGGCATCTCTGAATGCATTGCACCGCATCTCATCTATTCGCTTTGGGTCGTCGCATGCACACTTGCGCCACCTTGAGCACAGGCACGGTCCAGTAGGCTGGGCACCGCCAGCGGGGCCCACGATGGCACAGACAAAGCGGAGCACCTCGACGCGCCCGCTCTGCGCCGGACCCCAAATAATCTGTTCATAGTCGAAATCGAGACGGTGCGCCCAGCGGTTCCACACGACAGCCATGACCCCCAGGGGTTCGTCCGAGTTAAACACGTTGGGCGCGTTGGGTCGCTCGGGCGCATAGCGCCACATGCGCCGCTGGGTGTCGGTGGCGGCCTCGTAAAAGAGCCGCGACGCCAACATGCACGCAACAAAGTCGTGAGAGTTGTCAATATGGTCCAGGACGGCGGCGCGCATCTCGACGGGCAACGTGGCCCATGTCGCCATTGCTGTTGCGGGGTGGGAGGGGGAGACCAATGACAACAATGACAAAACAACAACTCGGGCGAGGAGGCAACAACACTTTGTGAAAAAGATTTTAGTTTGTTCCCCTATGTGGCCTTTGGCCCTCTTTCGTCTTGGTTTGTAGACCGAGGCACCAACTGCAAAAAAAATAGTATTTTGAACCCGGCTGATTTGTCGCGGCCAGTGCCATTCTTTATTTTTTGTGTAAAAAAATTTTATTTTCATCCCAGGCGAGCGGCGGGCGGCCCGTCGCCTGTCGCCATGGTTGTCCGTCTTTTGTTTTGCCTTTTGCGGGGACCGCTCTAGGGCACACGCACGACGACAGCCGATCAACGCAAAAAAAAAAAATGAACGATGGCGCGGTGCCGTCGATAGAGTGACCCCATGCAGGCCGCCGGCCTCTTTTGATTTTTTCACTGTTCTTGGGTGCCATCTGCGCAGCCGCGCTCGCGCCCTCTTCTCCATCGGGTCCGTTGGCCTGCCTCATCATTGTCCCCGCATGTGATCAAGCCGCAACCCATTTGTGCGGCCTCTTACAAGGCAAGTAGGCACGCGCGCAAACAGACACTGGCAACCTGATGAACGGCGACCCGATGGACAGCGACAATCACAATGGCAGCACTACGGCGGCAATGGTCTCGTTGTCGGCGCTCCAACTGTGGCGCGTCTGCCCGGATTCGCAGAGCACCACGCGCCCCGCTTCTCTGTCTCAGCGGAGTGTGCTCGACGTGCTGGCCGCAGCGCCCGCGTGCCGCCCGAAGAGGCCACGTGCGCAAACCTGGTCCCCTTGTATACGTCTTTTTGGAGCGCACTCAATGACCTCGACGCCGCCGTGCCGGGAGGCATCGTTGGGTTGCGCCAACCGCTCACGCCTCTGTCGGTGTTGGCGACCGCGGGACGGGCGGTGCCGCCGGGCTACCGAGGCGCTGCACTTGCTGCATACGCGATCGACACCCTAATGCGTCTTTCTGCCGGTGAGACCTGGTCGTCGTCGCCGCCGCCGCCAGACATATTTCTCGACGGCGCTGCCAGTGACGGTGACAACGCTGTCGGTGACAGCGACGGATCGTCCTCCCTGTACACCATACATGTACATGCGCCCGACGGCGCCGGCACTCGCGTGTCTTTTGACCGCGCAGGACAGCGCGTTGCCACAATGCAGTTGGATCCGTATGGGTCAGTCGTCGGGTTCGAGGCCCATGGCCGACGGCGTCTGCCGCGCCGAGTGCGCGGCGTGGCCGAAGCCGCCATGCGCGCGCTCATGAACGATGCCGTCCGCCAGGTCGTGGACAGCGGCGCCACCTCGGGCGCCGTCGCGTTGAGCGAGAGCCAACTTGTTTGGGACCTGCTGTCGCGCTCACGACCGGGTGCGACGGGCCGTCGCGGACGCCATCGCATTATGGAGAGGTCCTATGGCGGCGTCAACGGCGACTATGCGAGCGAGGAAGAGGGCGAGACCGGGGACGATTGAGGCCTCTTTGCCCCTCCTCATCTGTGCCGCTCGTGTCCTCGTGTTTTTTTCCAACTCTTTGGGCAAGGCGCGCCAGAGACGCGGACGGCATGCGGTCCCGAGGTAAAGGCAGTGTGTGCGTCGACAGCGCATCCCTCCTTTTTTTTTCTTTGCAAAGAATCGAAAAGAAATACATGTCACTCGTAATGCTGGGCAACGGCTAGCCGGACGGCTAAAAATCGAGGATTAATCCCAGCACAGTAGGGCCGTCGACAGTGGAATTCGCGTGTTTTAGCCGATCGGCTAGCCGTTGCCCACCGTTAGTCACTCGGCACCGCCCATCCGCCAGTATCCGCCCGCCGGCGCGCCTCTTGCATAACCAGGAAAAAAAAGACAACAACGACAACAACAATAGCACAATAGCATGAAAGACAGGTTGCAAGTTTATTGTTGTTGTTGTTGGGAAAACAGATAAAAGCCAAGGGAAAGAGAGATGAGCGCCACGCCAACAGGCAAGAAGAGGCGACGCCAAGGTCGAGGGCGCGGGCTCAAAGGCACCACGGTTGGCTGTCCCTTGGGCGAGACGGTGACGGTCGTGTTGGGCGCAATGCGGGTGACGACGCGCTCGCCCTCGACGACCTGCGTGAGGGTGCAGTCGCCGCCCGTGTTTTTGACTGTCACATACACGGCGGGCGGGCCGTTGTAGATGATCTCGGTCTCGTCGCCCGACGTCGTGATGATGTCGACGGGATGCGAGCCGCTGCCTTGATTGCGCGACATCGAGACTGCTCCGCCGCGGCTGATGACAGAAACATTGCCGTTGGTGATGGTCGATGCGCCTCGCCGGCACAGCGACGTGCTGCTCGTGTTTACGCGCGTGCCACTGCCGCCGCCGATGACGATAGCGCTATCGCCACCGCGGGCGACCACGGTGACGCCGTCGGTCGTGATGATTGATGATGTCGCCACGCCCATCTCTATTGTGCACTCTAGAGACTGATTGCAAGTGGGGCACTAGTGTATGATTTCTGTTGTAGGCGTCAACACTTGTTTCCTCTAATCGTCGGCGCGAGTGGACCGACTTTTTTCGCGTAGGAATGGTGTTTCTTTATGGCGTCTTTTTTTTCCTTGGTGGTCTTTCCTGTCACGATGGCACGGCAGCCTTTTTGTCTGGCGGATGTTGGACACAAATGTCGGCGGCGGTGGCGTGCTTGTGGTCTGCGTTGGTGCTCCAAAGTGTTTATGGCTCTGGCGAGTTTGGCCCAGTCGGCTCTCCCGATCAACGATTGGTTGCCCAGAAAGGAAAAATGTCTATTTTCTATAGGGTTTCCCTTTTTTCCTCTATTGCCAACAAACACACTGGCTTTTTCTTTTTTCGGATTTTTTCAAATTCCGAAATAGGCCGTCCGGCTTTTTTCAGTCGCAAAAGTACAGGCATGGGCGGCCCGTCTGCCGCGCTCTATTTTATTCTTTTACTTTTTTTTGTTTCCAAATCATTTCTATTTTACTATATTTTGTTGTCGGGTGCGCGACCTCGGCGGAACAAAGACGCGAGTACACAGAAAAAAAAAGAGGCCGCACAAAAAAGAACCAAAGACAAATACAGGCCCGCATTGCAGGAAGCCAACAACAACAGAAAAAACAGGCCAAAAAAGAATGGACATCCTACGCCTTGGCGACCTGCCTGATGAACTACTGGCGGCCATTGTCGAAGACAATCACGGCGGGCGTGTTGGCTCGGTAGAGCGGCCACTCGACGACTGCGACGTCTTTGCCCTCACGGCCAGCGACAGACGTCTTGCCGCGGCGGCCTCTCGTCCGCACCGCGCCGCCCGAAAGCGCGCAGCGCTCACGCGGCAGCGCACGCTTTTGCTACGGGCGCTCTGCACTGCTGCCGCCGACGGCGAGGTCACCTATGTTTATGTGGGCGAGGCCCTGTACGGAGGCATCCCCACCTACGTGGGCCTCCACTTGACATTGCACCGCCATGGATCGCCGCCGTCTGTCTATTGGACCCTGCGAGGCGATCCTCTGGGCGACACCCCCTCGGCACCGGCCGACGTCATCGGCGCGACGGGTTTGTGGCCGCGTCTCGACGACCGCGACTTTGTTGATCGCCTTTTTGACACGTGGCTGACGCCGACAATGGGTTCGCCTCGCACCACTAGGGTGCACGCTGTGGTCAGGCCCGCAACGTCTGGCCCACCGGCCGATATGCATGCGCGTCTGTGTGCGCTCTTTGGCGGCGACTCATGGAAGCCTGGCGCCATTGGTCTCGTCGGCGTGCCCTTGGACGATGTGTGGGCGCGTTGGTGTGCCTCTACCGCTGGCGGTGACAATGTGCCTTTTGGGACCCATCGCTAGCCTCTGCTTGCGCTAGGACGCTTGTTTTCTTTTGGTTCTTTTTAAGATTTAATATTGTTTCGTTGTTTTTTTTCAGAAAAAAAAAGAAAAAAACACTCTGCTCAGGGGCGCACAGGCGCATGTTGGCAGTGGCCACAAAGACTTTTTGGCGAGGTCGGATGGACCAAATAGATCCAATGTTTTTGGTCGGCTGTGCAAGGCATGCAGATAAAATCATTTGTCGACTGAACCGAGAACAATTTGAGTCGACAGTCTTGTGGCGCCCCATTCGACGCCAGTGTGCGCCAATCGAAAAAAAGGGTTCTTTTTTTTTAAACAAAAAACTCTGCCCGCGCATTGATTTCATGCCTGCGGTGGTGCCACGGCGACCAAGGCGCGAGCACGCACGACAAAGACAAGGTCAAATATGGCGGACACTTGCGACACGCACATGACGATTGAGCAAGATCCAGGAGCAATGGTCGGTTCGGTTGTATCACCACACGCGCCGTCCAACGTGTGCGAGGACGTCACGCTGGCCGACTTGCCCAGAGAAGTCCTGCTACACATTGTCCAGTTTATCGAGCACCCAAGTGATCTTCTGGCGACACGGATGGCCGCGCGCCTCTTTGACATGATCGACGTCGCGCGACGCGCGGCCGAGTGGGCCACGTGTCCTGCCCACGCGGGCGCGGTCATCAGATCGCGCGCGCCCGTGACCTCATCGCAAAGTCGCTGCCTTTGTACGCGGACCACACGCGTTGGACCCTCTTGGGGCTTGCGGTCGCTGGGGGACGTCTCGACGTCGTGCGGCTCGTCCACGAATTTATCGAGGTATTCTTTCCTTCCGTCTACAAAGAGACCATCTCTTTTTCGGATTTTGTGGCCTTGTTTTTGTTAGATCGTGCTTTGCGTGTGCTCTCTTTTTGTTTGTCTGGAATGAGGTATTTTTTTGTCTCGCTTATCGTGCGCTTTCATCCTTGATTGATCATGTCTTGTGTGGCCGCGGTCTTTTTTTTTCCCCAATCTTGGCAGTCATCCGCTGCGACGCGCCGTGCCGCCCCAGCCGACACCACATCTGCCAGGCCTTGTGCGGCGCCGCGCGTGGCGGGCACGTCGACATTGTGCGCTACCTGCTCACACGGCGCATTGGCGATGTACGCGGCAAAGACTGTGACTGGGGCGTCGCAGATGCGGCTGAGACGGGCAACGTGGACCTCTTTGTCTTTGCCCACGACGTGTACAGCCTACCGGCGACCAGCACGAAACCGTGCCGATGTGACGCCGAGGTGGGTCGCGCGGCATGGGACGCCGTGCAACCCGACGTGGCGCTGTGGATGCGCGACTTTGGCTGCGCGGGCTACTGCCGGCCGGTGTTTGACCAGTTGACCGAGGCCCTCATCCAGGGCCACGACTCGATCGAGGCCATCGTGCGTCATATGGAACCCATCACCGACCCGGAACTCGTCCAAAGGCTCAACAATGCCGTCGTGTCGGTCAATGCAGGCCACCACGCGGCCATGATGGCCGCGATCGACCACGGCCTCCCCATCGACCCCACAGCACTTTTCATGGGCGCTGCCTCAAGCGGCGACGTCAAAGCCCTAGCATTGGTTAGCGACCGCTTCCCGCTGACGCGCCATATGGTGCGCAGCGCGATCGTTGCCGCCATGGCCTACAATGACGAGTCGGACAGTGTCCACTGGCTGACGCAGCAGTGGCCCGACGCTGTCGATGCGACGCTCGTGACGGCGTGCATCATCGAGGGCACGTTGGGCAAGGTGCGCGCGCTAGAGTCTGTCCTCGACCCACCCTACAATTGGCAGCGCGCAGCCGGCGCGGTTTTGGCGTCGCAGGACGAGCGGCTCATTGCCTATGCTATCGAGCAAAAGGGCGTGGTCCTGGACGAGTCGATCGTGCTCACAGAGGGCTTTGTACCGTACGCACCTGCTGTGGCCTATCTGATCCGACACTACGGGCGTGAGCACACGCAGGCGCTCTACGACATGGGCGCCGCTCTCTGGCGACGCCAACAATCGTGTGAGGTGTACTGTCTCGAAGAGGTTGCAGAGCAGGGCGACCTGTGCGTGGCCGCCTACGCCGCCATGTTTTGGGCGCACGATCGCGATCATGAATCGCAATCCGCCCCGACGTGCGCGTGCGCCTCGTGTCGTGGGCCGGATGGATCGCGTCCGCTCAAGCGTCGCCGCGTCGAGCCCTCGTCGTCACCACCGCCCCAAGACCCACTTGACGACGCACACCATGAATGAAAAAAAATGCTCATGTACACGTGCACACATCCTTGTCACGGCGACGCCGCTCATCGTCGTAGGAAAAAAAATGAAAAACATTTAGTGAATGGAAAAAAAACTGCTCTTTGTTGTCTCTTTTTTCTTTGTCCTCTCTCTGATGCCACGCTGCTTGGAGGCGGGCGCTGGCCTTGGCCGTCGGCGCCCTGTACCTCTGTTGTCGGTCTCGTCCTTTTTTTTTGTCGGATGCTTTGTGGGCGCGGTTTACTAGGCGGCGAGACAATGCGGCGGCACGATGCCGTTTCTTTGGTAAAATGAAAACCCCTAGGCGTCGTCCATCGCGAGGTCCTCGTGGATGTCAACGGCGCACGCCACAATGCCGGCCTCGGGCAGGGCGGCCCAACGGCGACACATGGGCGCGGCACCCGGCAAAGGCGACAGTGTCAATGGCGGGTCGAGCGTATAAACAGGTTCCATGCGTTGTTGCGCCATCAAGAGGCGCCCCAGCGCATGCTGTCCCGACGCCGACAGTGCCTGGGCAAGGTCACGGGGTGTGAGCATCCGTGCGCCGCCCCATCCCGGCGCGCTCCTGGACAGACCCACATGATGCGGGCGACACGCGGACGCGCGGGCCAGTGTGGGCTGGCGCACGACGAGCGTCCAAAAGGCCACATAGCGCGCGTAAAGTGTGGCATATGTGGCATGTAGGTAGGCCCGGTAGGCGTCGACGGCCGCCGGCACGTCGTCGGGCTGGGCCAGTGCACGCGACATGGCCCGGCGGCGGGCGTCGACAATCGATGCCCGTGCACCGAGTCCGCCGTCAAGCGCGTCGAGTCGTTCTAGCGCGGCTGCGACGGCGCTCACCGTTGGGGCGCGAGTGCACATGGCACATCGGGGTTGCGTCGCACATGGGTGGGTCGACGCCCGTCGATCGCACTGGGCGCCGAGGCGTGCGTACGCGCCGATCAGGGCAGTGGGTTCGCGTGCGCCCAAGGCGTCGGCCGTGCGTGCGACAATCTCGGCGACAAGGTCGTCGTGGAGCGCGACGACAAAGGCCTCTTCAAGGAGGCGCAGGCACTCGCCCGCGGCCGGCACATCAAAAGGACCGTCGCCGCCCAGCGGCCGTGGTTCATAGGGGTCGATCAACGAGACCATGTTTAAGGGGTCAATGTCTACCGGCACCTTTTTGTCGTCCCTCTTGTTGTCATTGCCATCGTAAGCAATTGCACCGGTGGGATTGCCACCATTCATGCGTGGCGCACGGAATCGGGCCTGCGCGATCATGCTCGTGTCGCCCTCTTGCAGGCGACCTGCCATCTCCCCCGCAAATCACAACTTCTTTCTTTTTGAATTTGCCAAAAAAGATGGACCAACAAAAGCGTTTTCAGTGGCGCTCTCTTTTTGCTCGGCGTGCGCTGGTCCCGCAAGATGCGCCCCCAACAATGTTAGGGGCGGCTCTTTTTTTGTGCATATGCAGGAGGAAAAAAAAGAGTGCCGACGCAAGCATCAACAGACCAATCGCCAACCTGAAAGAAGGTATTTTTTCACACTTTTTCGCACAATTCCTTTCTCGGTCGACGGTGCAAGAGATGGCCGGCAACAAAGAAAATCAACGCCAAGTGGATTTTTTTGGCCACTGGCTCTGTTGGCTTTTCGGCATAGTCGCGTGCGTACGCTGCAAAAACAAAAAAAAACAAAAAAAAGAAAGAACAAAAAAACACGGCGGCCCTGTCGGTGTCGTTGAAAAAAAAGGAGACGGGGGCAAGGCGTCGAGAGCACCGATCTGAATGGGTAAATGAAAGCGTATATTTTTTTCAAAAAAAAGAGGAGGAATGCGGGAAAAGAATAAGCAACAACCATCAATGGACGGTCATCGGATGGCCACCGCGCAGCGACTCTTGCGGATGGCCTTGTGGTGTGGAGTGTTGTCGCATGTGGCGGCCGCGGGAGTCAATGCGACACAGTGACGCGTACACAGGCGTGAGCGGCAGCCGACACTTGTGCGACCCCGGCACCCGGCAACGGCACACCGCTCCATCCAGACGACCACCGAGTGAAGCACAGAGGCGCACCGACCGCGCGTGGGTCCGAGCAGTCGCTGGCGCGCCCGGCAGTGGACGGCACACATCCCATGTGTGCACATGAACGAGCGTCTGATCTTGCAACCGCCATGGAAGCATGGGCCATTTTTGTTTACATAGTCGCTTGATGGCCCGTCGTCGTCGCCTTCGCTGTCGGTACTGTCGGGTCCGCTATTTGGTTGTGTGGATCGAATACAGAGTCGCTTGTGGTTATGGTTGTCGCCGGCATAGTGGGATGTTGATCCAACGTTGGTGTCGTTAACCTCGACTCTTTTGCGTCGTCGTTGGTGTGGTCCGGCGCCCGCCGACTCGCCCAGGATGATTACATCGTTGGTGTCGCCAGTGTCGAGTGTGGGCACGGCATGAGCGTGTCCATTGCTATGACCACCTGCATTGTCCCTACCGTTGCCACCGTCTCGAATCGCGTGGGCAGGGTCGCCGTCTTGATTGTTTTTGTATTTAACACGATCGGCAGTGTCGTTGCCGAAATAGAGGTTGTCGTCACAGGTCGCACCCCTGGGCACGTCATTGTCTATCGAAAGTTGAAACATTGGTGCGGTCTGACAGGGTGCTGGGTCGTAGGTGTTGTCCATGAGTGTTGCGAGGTCGTGCGTAGGCGGCAGCGGCCACTCGACGCCCATAAATCGAGCGCATTCCATGAGAGCCTCGTCAAAGGTGCGCTCATGTGGCGCCTGGTCGCCCAGTGTGTTGTCGGTCGCCGATGGTGAGTCCATGCCAGACAGGGATACAAACCTAAAGAGGAAAGCAGAGATGATCCCCGCAAAAAAGCAGCCGGCTTTGGTTTTGCCCTTTGTGTGTCGACATAAATGTCTTTTTTTGGTCACATTCTGTTTGATTGGTCCATGGGTTCAGAGCACACACCAAGCACGGGTCCGACGACAAGACACCCCAGTGTCGGACCCCCTTGCCTTTTTGTCCTCCTTCTTTTGCAGCGCCGACGGCAGCGTGGCGGCAACCGCCGCTGCAAATTTCTCATCTCGAATCTGGCTCCAGATTCGCCTATCGGCCTCTCGGTACGCGCGGCTGCAAACTAAAAAAACTGCAACAAGAAACAAATAAAAAGAAGGAGAAAAAGAGACGACCACAAAGGCATGGTCCTGTGACTGGACAACTACGCGACGCCCGCCGTGGAAACAAGTTGGCCGGGGACACGCCCTTGTTGCGCTTGGTCGATTCCAACGCAAGAGTCTGCGATCGCATCGTCAATATAAAAAATACTTTTTTTTTCTCCAGCCTCTCTTGTTTTTTGATGGGCGCGAAAAAAAGGTCATCAACCATCGGTGTGGGCAATACTTTATGTTTTGGAGAAAAAAAAAGAGGTCATGGCGCGAGCACGACAGCGAGGTCCACGGCGGGACTGTGCGACCCAGCAACAGCGACGACTTGGGCGGTGGGCCATGCGGCAAAGAGGTCGACACCGACGCGCGGGCACACGGCAGCCACGTCGACCGCGCAACCCGTCTCGACGGCCGCGAGAACGAGCGCGTGCAAGAGGCGCTCGTTGATGGCGGTGCGTGCATCGGCAATGGCATCATCTGTGAGATGACGCAGCCCGTCGGTGTTGCCCGCACAATATGGACTTTTGTCGTCGTCGGCGGCTGGTGCAGTATCGGCCGCGGTGCACGGGGCAGACACGGTCGTCGAGCGGGCAACACCGCCGGGGCAGACCACCACAGGCACGACAAGTGAAGCGGCCCATCGATCGAGTTGGTCCAGCGTCGATGCACGCCACGATGGCGCGTCGATACGGTGCGAGGCGTGCCACACGGCGCACAGGGCGTAGAGGGCGCAGCGGCGACGCATGGCAATCGGGTCCCACGCCGGGGCCGGCGGCCACATTGCCAGGCCGGCGATGGCGCGCGCAAAAAGGTCGTGCTCTGTATGCGGCGGCTGTTGTGGGACGGTTGGCGCGAGGTTGATTGCCGTCGATGCCATCGTCGCCAATATACTTGTTTTCGCCAAGTGTTCTTGTCTCTTTCTTTTTCCTTTTTTTTCTCTGGTCTGTGCAATGTCTTGCAAGAGGGCGTCGATTTTGTACCGAGTTGGTCTGCCAAAGGAAAAAGATGGCGACGAGGGGCCACGAGAGTAAAATCGGGGATGGTGGGTTGTTGTATGCGCTTTGGCCTTGAACCTGTTTGACGCACTTTCTGTGTATGGGGTTTTGTTCTTGATGGGTGTCGACATTGAGCCTCTTTGGATTGGTCCGGCTCGGGAGCCCCACGCAATGGTCTGCAAAAAAAGGCGCAGCATATGCCATAGGAAAAAAAAGAAAAAGGCCTTGCCTTTTCGTAATGTGCGCGCCCATCTGACTTTCTCGCGGCACCTTTTGATCCAAAAAGGCTCGCTCTGTGCACTTTTTTTGTTGGTGCCGGCCGTCGCGCACGAAAAAAAAGACATATGGCCCTCATCCTTGCCCTGGCGTGCGACAAAAAGGCAGCCGCAGAAAGACTGGTACAAAAAGTTTTTTTTTCTAAAAAAAAAGAGGAAAGGAATTATCAGGCGCCGCGCGGCTTTGGCACGAAAAAGGAATGCGCCGTGTGGGATTTTTATCCTTCTTTTTTCGACGATCGAAACCGCGCCGGGACGACAAGGCGAAGACAAACAAAAAAAAGAATTGTCCCGTTAAAAAATATAGTTGAAAAAAAAACAAGGAGACAGATTCTTTTCTTGTTGGCCTTTTTCTTTCTCTTTTCGCGGTCGCGGGTGCTGTAGTCGCGGGCATTGTGAGGGGGCGGCCGCCTGCGCGTGGTTGTCGCCACCGAGGAAAAAAGGGAGCGGTAGTGCGCATGTAGTGATGGGGCAAAATAGGGGGACCATTCTTTTGCCCAGGGTTCGGGGTAGGGGTCAAGGCCCACGTGCAGAGGCTGTCGTATCGGAAGAGGGCGCGAAATCGACAAAACCACCGTCGGCTGGCAACCGCTGCGTGTCCCGCCACACGATCAGACACCCTGATCGAGTTCCGTATGTCGGCGTGAAAACAGACCGTAGCAGTCCAACCGTTGCTTCGAGCCAACGAACCCTGGTGCTATTTGTGTGGCCAAAAAGGGATAGACGGTGCGGATTGGACGAGCCCATAGGGTTGTGTGGTCCATAAAGGCGCAGCCGCGTGGTCTGCCTCTAGTACGCACAGGCACAGGCACAGGCACAGGCAGACGACATACACCCTTCCTTGCTTGTCGTCTCCTTTTTTAGAGTCTGTCGGCCTCTCTTGCGCACAACCTACACACATACACGCGACGACACCGGAATTGACGGCAAGAATACTGATCCTACTGCGAGGATCCGTGTTTGTCTGTACTACTACCCCACCTTTATCCCTATCGCCGCCATCGCCATCGTCCGACCACACGGGATCAATCACACATCATGATGACCGTGCCCTTGGCGCGCCGCCACTCTGGCGACATGCTCTTCTCTCGTTGCCGCATCCTCTGGGTACGTCGCTGCCCCCGTCCATCGCTTGCGCGCCTGTGCGCCGCCCGCTGGCCCTCGGTTTCCTGATCCCGACGCCGATGCTTTTTTGTCTGTGGTGGTGGCGTGGATCACATCTTCCAGGGCTCTGTGGCAGTCTTGGTGCTGTTGTTATTGTTGGCGCTGGCGTCCAGGACAGTCATCGCCGACTCTGTCTGCCTGCCCCTTGACCGGACCGACGACACGTCGATTCTGCCCGTGACGCCCACCAAGACCCTGCTGTTTGAGGGCACCACAGTGGGCGGCGACGCCCTCGACGTCGTGGCCTCGGCCTATGTCTTTACGGTCGACGACGTGGCCGTCCAGCGCCTCGGCACCGACGCTGCCACGGCGACGGCCGACTATGACTCGGGTCGATGCGACGCCGTGCTTTTGGCCGCGCAGGTCCCGCGTGCGCTGGCCGGGCGCGTACAGTTGCCCGTGGCGGCCTATGGCGTCGAGATTGTCTACTCGTTTGCCGGCGGTTCGTCCATGGTCATCTTTGACGGCCTGCCACTGTTTGCCGCCGTGTGGGCGGGTACGATCACGCGTTGGGACGACCCGGCCTTTGGAGCCGGCAGCGGCGCCACGCCCGACATGCTGCCGCCGGGCGAGGTCCTCATTGCCGTCGAGCGCTTTCCCTCTGGATCTCTCGAGACCGAGGCGGCCTCGCTCGGCGCCACCTTTGCACAGGCCCTGTCGTCGGCCAGCCCGGCCTTTGCCGATGCGTATGCTGCCCACGACGGTGACCTCGCCGCCCTTGTCCTGGCCACGGCGGGCACCAACCGCACCCTCCTGGTCGATCCCGTGACCTGGTCGGTCGTCGTGCCCGCCGGGACGACGCCTGCCGGTCCCGTCTATGACCCCGTGACGGCGCGCGCCTCTTTGCGTCGACCACGGCGGCTTGGCATCGGGCGACGGCGTCATTGCGTACACAATAGGAGGCGACCCGGCGACGGCCCCCTACATGCGGCCCATGCTCACCAACCGCGCCGGTCGGTTCTTTTTCGGCTGGACGCCTTCGGCCGCGCACGCGGCAATGGACACCTATGACGCGCTCTCCCTGCGCAGCATCCCCTACAACACGGGCGTGACGGGCCTGTCCAACTTGGAAGACCCCAACACGTGGCCCGTCGTGGGTCTCGTCACGGCGGTGTTGCGCACGGACGCAATCCCGCCCGGTTACGACTGTCAGTATGCCGAGGCCGCGCTCGACTTTCTCGCCTGGCTCGAAATCAACGATGGCGCGCTGGCGGCCACGCTGGCCTCGCGCGGCCTGGTCCCGCTGTCGAGCAACTTTCGCCAGCGCGCCACCGACATGATGGGCGCCATTTCGCTCTGTGCCTCTTTTTCTTCCTCCTCTGAATTATCGGGTGACATGGTCCCGTCGTCGACTCTTTTCAACGCGACCACCGAGACCGACTCGACAGGCAAGAGACGACAAGACACACGCACGACCACGGGCGTGACCGCTGCCGCCACGGGCACGACACGCGTCGCGGCGGCCGCTCTCGTCGGTGCCGGCACGACGTCGCTCGTGTGGTCGGGCTGGATGCAGGCCTATGCGTCGCGTGTGGGCGCCGCCTCTGCCGCGCGCCTCAAGTTGGCCGAGGACGGCGAGGACGAGGCCATCTCGCGGCTGGCCTTGTATGGCGTCGACTTTGCCGTGACGTCGGCGGGTGCCACCGATCTGACGCCCGTACTGGCGGCGGCCTGTGTCGACTGCATGTCGGTGCCGATGGCCGTGCGACCCTATGCCGCCATCTACAATGTGCCCGAGATTGCGCGTGCGGGGTGCCCCTGCTCTTGGATGCCAACCTCTTGGCCGGCATCTTCCTGGGTCGCATCGACGTGTGGAACCACGTGGACATTGTGGCAGCCAACCCGTCGCTCGCCGAACTCTTACCCGGCCGCCAGATCATCGTCGCGCTGGCCAAGGGCGGTACAGCATCGGGCGCCGGTGGCCCGCTCGGCGGCGTGGCCAACCGCTTTGCCGCCGAGTACATGGCGGCCGATGTCGCATTTCGCGCCGAGGTGCTCAACGGATCGGCGACGACGCTAGGGGTCGCCTCGATCGTCTACCCCCTTGAATCGTCGGCGCCCGCACGTATCCTTGTGGCCGGCGATCGCGTCGCCGCGGCCGTCAAGGCCACGGTCTATTCGGTGGGCGTCGATGCCATCGAGGCCGCCCTCGCGGCGCGCAACCCGAGCCTGGCCGACCTGCGCGACGCCAACGGCAACCGCGTATCGCCCACGGCCGACGCCCTGGCCCTGGCCACGGCCGACTTTGTCCTCGGCGACTTTGTTGCCCGCAGTCCTGCGCGTCGTGCCGCGGTCTATTCCCCAATGGCACCATCATCGTCATCATCATCGTCACCGTCATCCATCGTCATCCTCTCTACCGCGGTCGTCATCGCATTGTGCCAAGGGCCAATGCGACCCTCCCCTTTGCCGGCCTGCCCGCAATGATGGTGGGTGCGGCGACCGCCGGCGCCTGGCCCGTCCTCGGATGGCATCATGCCTACATGCACCGTGAGACGACGCCCGACTGTGCCAAGGCGGCCGGCCTCGTCGATGCCTTTTACTGGACCCAGACGTCCAACGATGGCGCGGCAGTGGCGGCCGCACAGGGCCTCGCCACGTCGGCGCGCGTCGCGGGACCGGGGGCCGCCGCGCGCATCATCTCGGCGCTCGCCGGCATCACGTGTCTATCGAGCGCGGGCGTGCCCGTCCAGGTGCTCGGCGTGGCGCCATGTCTCTATGTGCCGCCAGACGCTGCCGACCCGGCGGTGGCCGTCACCGTGTGCGCCAACCACGGTCAGTGCCTTGCCAGCGCGTCGCCATCGACACCACCGACGACGACAACGACGTGGTCTGCCGTTGCGTGCTCGTGTGATGCCGGCTGGACGGGCGCCCACTGTGAAATGGTCGACGCGGGTTCCGCGTCGGGGGACGATGGCGTGTCGACCTCGGTCATCGTGGGCATTGCCGTCGGCGTGGCGGTGCCGGTCTGCTGTGGCATCGTCCTTTTGGTGCTGCTCGTGGCCGCGCTCGTGGTCGTGCGTCACCGGGGCGCACGGCGGCGCGCACTCGACTCGGGCTGCGAGATTGACCCCGAGGAGATCACCATCCTGCGCGACCTGGGCGCGGGCGCGACGTCCAACGTATTCGAGGGCACGTGGCGCGGCACGCGCGTCGCCGTCAAGCGCTTCCACACGCCCGCCCGCGGGTGGGACCGCACCGCGCTGGCCCACTTTTCCGAGGAGGTCAGGGTGATGTGCACCCTGCGTCATCCGCACGTGGTCATGTTTATGGGCGCGTCGACGCGACCGCCCGTGCTCGCCATCGTCATGGAGCACATGGCGCTCGGATCGCTGCGCGACGTGCTCGACAATGAACTCTTGGTGCAGATCCCGTTCAAGTTGAAGGTGGCCATCGCCCATCACGCCGCCAAGGGCAAATAGCACGTTTCTGCACTCGTCGGGCATCAGTCATGGCGACCTCAAGTCCTCAACATCTTGATCACGGAAAAGTGGCAGACCAAGGTGAGCGACTTTGGCCTCTCGTCGATGCGCGGCGGCAACAACAACGGCAACAATGGCAAGGGCGGCGGCCTCATCGGCGGCGGAGTCGACGCCCAACACCAGCAACAGCAACATCACAACCTGGGCACCGTGCACTGGGCGGCGCCAGAGCGCATCCGCTGGGCGTCGGGCGGCGACGAGGCCGACGTGCAGGCCGCCGACGTCTACTCGTTTGGCATCGTCCTGTGGGAGTTGCTCACGCGCGACTCGCCCTACCGAGGGTGCAGCCCGGCGGCCATCCAGGTGGCGGTCATGCGCGACGGCATGCGGCCCGACGCGCACGTCGCCCGTGCGGCCCTCGCCGCCGAGGGCGTCGACGTGTTTGACGCGGCGCGCTACGAGCCCGAGGACGACATCTCGGCGGCCGTCGAGAACGAGGCCATGCCGCGGGCCATCGTCGCTGCCTATGTGGGTCTCTACAGGTCATGCTGGGACACGGATCCATCGGCGCGCCCAACCTTTTTGGGCGTACTCAGCGAACTGGGTGAACTAGCCGGCCTCGTGCAAGACGCGCGACCCTATGGCGCGTCCGATTCGTCGTCGTCGTCTGCCACGCACTATATGCCCGGCGCCACGGGCAGCACCAACCGCGACGTTGATGGGAGCCGCACGACCGACACGCTCACGGGCGCCAGCGGCAGCGAGGCCACCGACGGCGGCGGTGGAATCGACAGCGGAATGCTGGGCATGGCCGGACGGCGCAAGGCCGGTCGTGCGCCCGACGGCATGGTGGTGATTGCGCTGGCCGATGTGGCGCACGCTGCCACGCTGTGGGAGACGGCACCGGCGGCCATGGCCACGGCCACGCTCACGCTGTTCCAAACTCTGCGGCGGCTCACGGCGCGCTACGGCGGCCATGAGTCGGCCCAGGCCGGACGCACGACGGCGAGCCTGTTTTGTGCCGTGTTTGTTGATCCGTGCGCCGCAGTCGCATGGGCCGCCGCCTCTCAGCGCCTCTTGGCGTCGGACGAGACCTCGTGGCCGGAAGACCTGTTGGCCTGCCCCGAGGCCGCCGCCGAGTATCCGAGCACGGCGTCGACGGCCGACATTGAGTCGGGCCGCGCACGTCCCGTCTACCGTGGCCTGCGCGTGCGCATGACCCTCCACCACGGCCATGTGCGTCGTGTGTCGTGCGATCCCGGCCGCAGGCCCGAGTATGACGGCGAGGGCCTCAAGGAGGCGCTGCGGCTCACGCCGCGGGTCCGTGGCGGCCACGTGCTCGTCACCGAGGCCCTGTGCCGGTGTCTCTTGGAGCGCCCGCGCCCTGTCGCTGAGCGCTGCCTGGCGGCGGCTGGACGCATCGAGCGCGCTGCCGGCGGGGCCTTTGGCGACTCGAGGGCTCGGCGACGGGCGCGCTTTGCCGCCGGCGCTGCCGACATCATCTCGGGCACAACCGCAACCTCTGGCGGACCTCTGATGGACGGCGATGGGCGCACACTCTCGGCGTCACCGCTGACCCCCGTGCGGCACGCCTCGTGCACTGTGCGCGCCCTGGCCGATACAGACGATGCCGTGGCACAGGCCGGCGCCCTCGCCTGGCGCAATATCGAGTGGATGCTCAAGACGTGCGACGAGGCGAGGCGTCGCCGCGGCGGATCCAGCGGACTGCACCGGTCGGGTCACTTGCTCAATGATAAATCAGACGCTTCCCCAAGCGACAGTGACGACGACGATGACGGATCAGACGCCGACGGCTCGGACCAGGAGCAAGAGAGTGGATCGCGCGTGCGTACACTCTTGTGTCAGATACGCGTGGCCCAACTCGACGGCCGATGGACCGATCACGCGCTCTTGGCCACTGGCACCGACCCGCACCATCGAGATGACAGTGATGATAGCGACGATAGCGACGACGGCGATGATCAAGAGGGCAGAGGCCAACGGGGCGGACACGCGTGGGGCGACGGACAGCAGGGCGAGTTGCGTTATGTCGACTCGGCCAACATGTGCCGGCCGGTGATCAATCCGAGTACGCTCAACAAGATGGGTCCCGTCATCGGCGCCGGCTCCTTTGCCACGGTGCACCGGGCCAACTGGTACGGCGCGCATGTGGCCGTCAAGCGCCTGGCGCGCTGGCGCCTCACCGAAGAGGACATCCTCCGGTTCCGTGCCGAGGTCATGGTCCATTCCAAGTTGGACCACCCCAACGTGCTGCCGTTCTTTGGCGCCTGTCTCCAAGAGGGCAACCTGTGCCTGGTCACCGAGTACATGCCACGGGGCAGCCTGCGCGACCTGCTGGCGTCGCCCGAGGGCGGGCGCCTTGGATGGGACGTGCGCCTGCGCATGCTCAGGCACGCGGCCCGAGGCGTGGCCTATTTGCACGCGCGCTCGCCGCCGATCGTCCACCGGGACCTCAAGCCGGCCAACCTCTTGGTGGCCGACCAGGGCGACCGCATCGTCGTCGCCGACTTTGGCCTGGCGCGGATCAAGGAGGAGGGCGCCACGGTGACGGCGTGCCGCGGGACGCGCGCCTATGCCGCGCCCGAGATGCTGCTCAGCCGGCCGTGCACGGAAAAGGTGGACGTCTACGCGATGGGCCTCATCATGTGGTCGGTGCTCACGCGGCGCGAGCCCTTTGCCGACCGCGGCGCGCACGACGCCGAGGTCTATGCCGACATTATCGGCGGCACGCGGCCCCAGGTGCCCTCGGACGCACCCGAGGACTTTAAGGTCCTGATGGCCCGCTGCTGGAACAACAACCCGAGCCGGCGCCCGACCATGCAGGCCGTCGTCGACGCCCTCACCGACATGATTGGCGACGGTCACGCCGTCGACGTCGAGATGGGCCTCGTCTGAGAGCCTCGTCTCCGCTCCCCTCCTCCCAAGGGTTTCTCCCCCGAGACCTCTTGGCCAAAAAAGCAGAAAAACAAAAAATAGACCAACTGTAATCGCAACAAAAAACAGGCACAACAATACACCATTTACCCTATTTTTTTTAAAAGTTTATGTGCACATGCGCGACTAGTTGGTTTTGGCCGTCGCATTTTTGTGTTTTTTTAAGGTTTTCTCCTTCTTTTATTTCGACCAGTCGACACTTCTTTTGCGTTGGCGACATCGAATCTTTTTTTGATGGGCCTGCGTGGGCGTCACAGACTGAAAAAAGGGACCGACTTTTTTCTTGGAGACCCAGACCACGCGACTGCGGGACCATGGCTTCACTGGGTGGTCTTTGTCTGTAAAATTTTCCAAGTGGCTCCAATGTTTTCCATGTTTTCCTATATTTTCCTAAAAGTTTCTTTTATTGTGGTCCTCTCGGCCGCGCAGCGGGTCACTGGCAGATCTCGTGTGTGGGGGCCTTTTTTTCTTGCATCCGTGCGCCAGCGTAGCCGTGCCAGAGGAAGAAAAGCGCCGCCGTGGACAAAACGGCACAGTACACGCCGAGCCTGTGCACGGCCGACAAAAAGTCTTTGTCAGACAGCGGTGGGAGATATCCTTTAGAAAAAAAAGAAGACGGCCAAGAAGCAAACCTTGTTCGTTGCGCCATGGACAATACATCCGACGATGAATCGGTCGAGTGTGGTGGGCGCGTCTTTGAGCGCAACCCCCAGGCGAGGACGACCGGCCAGGCCGGCACCTCTGACGGATTCAACAGCAGGCGGCCGCCTGATCCCACGCCCGAGCAGATCGCGGCCCAAATGGCCTTTTACGAGCAGTACAATGCCGTTGCATATGCGTCGAGACACGACGGCGACGAGCCAGGGCCGGACAAGCCCGAGTTTGACTGGGAGGCCTTTGATCAGTCCATGGGCGACGCGCCCGAGTGCGACGGTCTGCTGGCAGACTTTCTGGCTGAAAAAGCCGCCCGACGTGCGCCTCTGGAAGGCGATTTGCCTCATCGCGAGTAGCAAAACCCTGCACCAAGTCCTAACGAGTTTGATGGCGCCTCGCCGCAATAAAGCCAGTAAAAAATCGAAAACGGCGTGCCAAAGCGAAGGGGACCAGGCACAGAGCCACTCGAAATCATATGCCTTTTTCTTGGTTTTTTTGGTATTTACGGCAGCCTGCGACAGCACGCAAAAAAAAGGAATAAAAATAGAGAAAAGACACTTTTTTTCTCTTTGGGGATTTGGGAGGGAAAAGGGACGCTACCAAAAAGGCGCCATCCAGGGCAGAGGCTCAACAAAGCCACGCGACCACGAATGTTAGAGAAAAAAAGTCGTGGGGGTTCGGATGGGCGCAAAAATTCTTTGAGGGCGCGATGGGCAGGCGCCATGCAATCTTTTTTTCCCATTTTCTTTTTCGAGTTGGCGAGCAGACCCAGAGAGCGCCAATAGGCCGACCTATCGGGGCTGCAGTGCGCACAAAGGGACCCGCCACAGCGTGAAAAAAACACACAAGAGAGACGCGCGGCCCAGACAAAGGCTTCCGAACCGACCACGCGACCGAGGATGCAAGAAGGCGCCAATGCCAACGATAATAATAACAATGATGGATCCACTTTGTGGGCATTGTTGCCTATTGAATTGGTAGCGATGATCGTCAACGGCCGCGACCGCCATGGGCGCGCCTTTATGGACCCGCGGTGGCGTCCCATGGCACGCATGGCGTGCCGCCTCTTGCGCCGGGCCGTCGAGCACCCGACCCTGTGGGACAGCGACGCCCTCGGCGACCCGCAGCGGCTCTTTCGCTATCCAATGGTTGGCACCGGTGACCACTATGTGGAATTTGACGTGACGCACGCACGCCGTCGTCGATGGCGCCATGGCATGATCGTGTGCGCATCGGCCGTCGCCGAATGGCTGCGCGATGCGCCCATGGACCTGACTGGGCAGTATGCCGACGCCGTGGCCGAGCGCATGGTCGCCGAGTGGGGCGCCTCGCGCGCCCAGGCTCATGTTGTCCTCTTGGCCACAGGCAGGTCGGACGCCGTGGCCTATGCGCTCGACCCGACGACAAGCGCCTCGTTCGCGCCCATACCACCCGTGCCGGCCCGGCCCGCGCGCGCCTTGCGTCCCCACAGCGCGGGGTGGCAGCCCGACGGCCAAGAACTAGCCTATACCATGCTCGACGTCGCCGTGCGCCGCTGCTCGGTCAATGTCTTTGAGGCCGTCGTCGGCGCGATCGACGCGCTTTACCCAGACGGCGATCCCAACCTCGTACCGAGACGCCCCATCGCTGACGATGACGACGGGGCGATCGAGGATGACATTGACGCCTACACGCTCCCCGAGCGTCGCGGGCTATGGCGCTCCTCCTTTCACATGAGCGTCATAGCCTTTGACCGTGCCGACGTGGCGCGGATCACAGGCAGGGACTGTGCACGCTTGAAAGGCACTGCGTACGCCATCGCCTATGGCGCCGCTGACTGCATACGTCACCATCTGGAGATCAACAGCCTGAATCCAGAGAGTGCACACCGCCTTCTCGCAGAGGGCATAACCTTGTGGGCCGAGGGCAGATACTGTGCCGAAGACATGGGCGTGGGGCCGTCAGTCTCTCGCGCCATGGCTGCGATCCCCGCCGATGTGATCACGCCCGAGCATTGCAAGGCCATCGCGCTCGCTGCCATTCGTGACGACGACGTGGCTCTGATCATGTGGGCACTCGGTGCACGGGACCACGAGCGTGTCTCGGCGAGCGCCCTTTTCAACGCCACCGGGTTGACTGCCACTGAACTCGTATGTCACGCCCTGAGTCCTCTTGGGACTGGGCGCAGCGCACGCCAGTCGAGATCGGGCGTGGGCCACCTCGCGGGCATGGCGCGCGCCGCGGCATGGCTGTGCGACGTATTGGCCTATACGCCCGCCGCCAAAGATATGGCCGCGCTCGCCCGTGCATGCATCGAGCAAGACCGCCACAAAGAGCCCGAGTGCTGTGCAGCACGCGTGGCCTTTGCGCTGGCGCGTTGGCCTCGGCTGCTCTGGGAATCCGGCCGCGGCGTGCCTCTTGTGCGCGACGCCTTTGTCTCGTGCGTGACCGGGTGGGGCCTCACGCCCGATGCCATGATTTTGATCGACGCCATCGAAATCTGGTGCGATGCCCTCGGCATGGAGCGCAAGACAATGCGCGATACACTCGCGCTCTTTTGTTCCATGATAGGCCGCGGCGGCAGTTTCGAGTGCGTGAGGCAGATTGGGATGGCCCTCCACGGTTCGCCGTGGACCAAGGCCTGCTCGGCCGTGTGCCATGGGACGTGCCGCGGGTCGGCCTCGGACACATCACAAGCCTTTTGCAACGGTCGCTCCCGATCGGACGCCGACACCATCGCCGCCTGGTGCATGCCTACCTTTTCACTTGAGCGGTGGCCTGTGTGAGTGGCCGCGTCGCCCTCCCCCCCCCCCCAAAGCCCTCTGTCTTTTTTCTTTCTTTTTTCCTTGCAACCAAAAAACCGTGCATGCGACAACCGCGGTCTCTGGCGCATTATGGGCCGTCACGCCCAAGTTGATTCGTCTTTGCAAAAAGAGGATAATACTGTTGGTCCTGTGCATCCGCTGTGCCCCGTCGTGAGGGGGGGGGGGGCATGGGAAACACGACCGGTCGAGATAAAAGATAATAAATAAAAATATTTTTTGCAATCAAGATTGCAGAATGCGGTCAGACGGGCGCTCTGGTCGTTGTTTCTGTTGTTGTCCCTACTGGCGCCGCCGTCGCAAGAGGATCACCAACGCGGCGGCTGCCCACACCGGCCAGAGCGCGCCGGTGCCGAGACCCACCAAAAGGCACGCGGATCGCGACGACCAAAGGGTGTCGCCGGTGCCCGGTGTCGGCGGGGCGGGCTCGCGCGGCCAGATCCCTATGCCGCGGCATGCGGTCACTAGGCCTGTGGCACGGCGCGTCGACCACAAAAGGGCCTCAACGAGGGCCGCGACCAAGGCGACGCCCGAGTAGACACAAAGGCATGCTTTGATGAGCACCGTCCACCCGCTCTGGCCCGGCGTCGTTGATGCGCGAAGCCACCCGACTTGTCGATTCTGCATTTTTTGTCGGTGCCCGCGCTGTCCCTCTTGGCGTTTTTCCCCTCGTCTTGTGTTTTTTGTTCCGTCTAATTTTTTTGTTATTCTGTGCTGTCCATGCGCAATTTTTTTTTCGAGTGGTCTTGGTTGGCCTCTTTGGAGGCGACCCTTTTTGTTTTTTTGTTGGCACGTCTTTGCTCTGTCGTCGTGGCGCTTGTACGGTTCCATCTTTTTCCGACCACCTCTAGGGTCCGCCCATCTTTATTGTGATTGGGTGCAGGGCAAAAATAGAGTCCGTAAACAAAATGAGAGGCAAAAGAAAAAGAGTAGGGAAACCCAGTGTTCAGGTAGGCCGCTGCGACTGCGGCCAAGACCCGGGCCGGCAGCGCCGCCACCAACAGAGGAGAAAAAAGAGCGCAAGCGAAAAACAACCACTAAAAAAATGCCCTGCGCAGACTCGAACCCCTATTCTATTGCAATCCTATTGCGCCCAAATTGTACTCTTTTTTTATTATTCATATTGTTCTTTTTCATCGGTGGTTTGTGGATAGCCTGTGTGGGCACTGCGCAGCGTCGAGTCTCTTCTAGGGGTACCACAAGAGCGCGTCCAACAAAGAGTCTGTGACAGTAGAATCCATGCCGCTTGTCGAGCGCACTGCATAGGCCACAAGACTAGGGGTCTGAGGTCCGAGGCCAGAGAGTTGGGGAAAGGCGCGCACGATGTGACCCAGAGAGGTGACCACGCATTTTTCATAGGCAGAACCGTTGGGTGCGTGTCTATGGATGAATGCCACGCCGTCGATCAAGGCCTGGCACGATTCGCAGAGGGCGTCGATGATCAATGGTGGCGGAGTGGCCTCGCCAGACACAAGAGCGCCCACGCCGTCGAGCAGGGCATCGACCGAGCAGACGAGAAAGCGCTCATACTTGGTGGTGTCGCTGTCGGCAGACAGCGTGCCCTCGACGCCGGCGCGTGCCACTGCCGTCACGGCACTACACAGTATGCGCACCGGCACGCGTGGATCCCTTGGCCTCATTGTCGGCGACTGGCGAAAGAGTCGCCCGCGGCGCGCATTGTCGCTTGCCACCATCGAGGCCACGCAATACAATGGCAAGGAGTCGCGTCCAACGGCCTCTTCATACAATGCCGTCGCCGGCAGGCATGTGTCGGCGACGGGGTCTTCCTCGATGGCCCAATGCAAACAATCGGCCAGTACGCGGGTGCACCCGACCAATGTCGCATGTACGGCCACCGAGAGATACTTGCAGTAGTAGGCGGTAGCGCCGCTTACTGAGGCCACGGCAGGATCGAAACACGGTGCCAGCGGATGTCGAGGCCATCGGCGGACCGGTATGGCCACCAGGGTCAACCAGGCGCGTGCTACGCGTGCCACCGACGCTGGCACACTGCACGGCAACACGATGGGGTCGAGGCGCAAGGCCATATCACTTGGCGAGTCCGTGCCGTCGTTATCGCTGTCGCTCCGACGATGGCGAGTGTGTGCCGGTTGCGGCAGCGCGAGGTCCAAGATGTTGGCGAGGATGCGCGGCACGCGCGGTGAGGCCCTGGCCAAGTGAATCACGTCGATCGGGCACAGCCGGCCCAAGATGTGCCACGCGATCGACAAGTCCCCACCTGCGATGCGTGTCACCATCACCCTTGGGGTGCGCTCGCGATCCGGTCGTCATCGTCATCGTCTGCAAATTCTGCATCGGCCGAGGCGCAGAGGCCCATCTCGAGTCTGTCTTGAGGCACGTCATCATCTCTATCGTCCTTGTCGTCTCCATAATCCTTGTCATTACCGTCATTGTCATATACATTGTCGTCGCCACTACTGTCGTCGTCGGAATCCTCTTGGTTGCCGTCGTCATCGACATCCTCATCGTCAGTATCCACGGGGTCTCCGTCGGCATAAAACCAGTCGTCGTCATCGTCGTTGTCAGTGGTGTGGTTGTTGGCCTTTGTTGTCATGCCCTCGCCAATAATGCGGTCTTGGTTGAGCAGGTGGTACAAGATGATATCGTCCTGTGCAATCTCGGGGCTCAAGAGGCTGTTGGCAAGTGCGCGCGCGAGATCGGCATCCCCCTGGTCGATTTGGGTGGGCGCAGCGGCGCCAGACAGACCGACGGCCGGTCTCAACCCCGCAGACGATTCGAGCGGTGGCACAGCAATGCCAGACGGGGTGATCGTCGGGCGCAGCCACTCTGTTTGTTGCCAAAACCATAGGCCAGAGGGACCCTCGACGTCGAGACCGGTCCACCGATGGTAGGGCGTGCTCGGGAGTCGAGGAAATACCTCGCACCCTGGGGCGTTGCGGTCGTAGAGGGCCTTGCGCAGCACAAAGCGGTGGACCGTCGATGCGTACGGGAGAAAGGCCGCCAAGGTCGATCCGTCGCCGACGACATAGAGCAGGTCGCTGCCAACGGCAGAGCACAGGGCAAAGACCTCGGCGATAGAGTGCGCAATCATGGCATCGACTCATGCGCCCTTTGTCCTGTCGCCGTTGGAGTGCGGTCGACCGTCGTCCAGCAGGATGCACGTGCGTCCTCGTGGGGGGTCGTCCATGGCGAGGGCCGCTCGGTATCCGATGACTGTCGTGTGGTCGGCGACCAGGCGGCGCACGGCATCCATCTGGCCGCTGGTCTTGTAGATGTCGGGCGGTTGACCTTGCCGGCAAACAATATCGTTGCGGTCGACGGCCGCCACGAGGGACACGCGCACACATGGAGTAGGCTTGTGCGCAGGCTGCTCGCCCGGTTGGGTCTCAGCCGTGGCCTTTTCATCGCATGGCGGTTGTGCCCCTGATGGTTGCTCCATTGTGTCGATTTCGACTGGGTATGGGCAAGATGCGAAAAAGTATCAGCAACGACGACAAGGCGCTGGCCTGTCCCAAAACCTTTGGGTGGGTGGTGTCTCGAAGTAGTAGTAGTTTTGTATAGGAAAATAAAAGACAAGCGACAGACAAGAACCAAACCGTGGTCCCAGTGCATGCATAGCCTGCATTGGACGACGACCGGCCATACGCCGTGTGCCCCATTTTTTTGTCTTTTTCATTGGCCATTTCTTTTTTCTCACAACTTTTCCTATTGTCGAGCCGCGATCGTGGCCGTTGCCTTTTTTTGTACCCCTAGAGCGCGCGCAAGGCCTCTTGCTTCTCTGGGTCTTTGCACCGATCCTGTTGATGGTCTCGCGTCACCAGAAAAATTTTGCGCTGGCAGGCCTTGCCCGGCGGCGCTGTTTGTCCACCACTGTGGCATTTGCGCCAGCGGCGGCGCTCACCGGCCGTCTGATCCGACTCGTCGTGCAGATCATGGTAGTGTGCGCCGGCGCGGCTCGCCAACAACGGCCGTGTTGCGACAGCAGAGCGGACCACTGCCCGCAGAGATGCCCGACATGACCGCATGGCGCACAAAAGTCATGGAAAAAAAGAGATCTGGAAACAAGAGCCCGCGGTCGACCGCGCAAGACCCGCACGCTGCGACGCCCATCAAGATGTGATGAAATGAACGAAAATCAATTTCTTTTTTTTGTTGAATGTGCAAACAAAGGGGAAAAAAGACGGGCCGTTGCTGGCGCCGTTGCAGAAGAGGAGTCGGAAAGAACAGGGACAGGGTCAACAGTGCGAGACCGACAGCGCCGGACGAAAAGCGTAAAAGGCCTTGCCGGGCGTCGACATGTAGCCATAGCCGGTGCCCCAGTAGACAGTGCCCTCCACCACAGCCGGGCCGTTGAGCGTGGCGGCGCCGGTCACGTGCGTCCACAGGATCTCGCCCGTGGCGGCGTCGAGGGCAAACATGGTGGGCACCGCCGACGAGCGGCTCCCGGTGCCGGCATAGACGACGCCGTTGGCCACCGTCAGCGACGACCACGCGAGCGGCCACTTGGCGACGCCGTCGGCCTCGTCGACCACGGTGAGGCCCTCGGGCACGGGCGTCTGCCAGAGCACCGAGCCGGTGGCCGGATCGAGGGCGACCCACGAGCCTCCGCGCGTCGTGCGCCCATCGTGGAGGGTCTCGTTGGCAAAGTGGCTGTTGGACGAGGCCACATAGATGCGCGTGCCGTCAAAGGCCGAGCCCCACTGGAGACCGCCAATGTCGCCGCCGTGGCCCACGACTGTGACCCACGCCAGGCTGCCGTCGGCCGGGTGGAGCGCGAAAAAGAGCCCATTCTTTTGACCGACGCCCATGAGGGGCACCTTGGCGGCGCCCGATTCATAGTAGAAGCGCAGCGGGGCCTGGCCAAAGTCGGCGTCCTCGCCGGGAAAGGCCGGGCAGTTGACGTTGGGCGGGCCGGGGAGGCCCACGCGCTCGGGCTTGCACCCGACGGTCCACACGTCGACGCCGTTCTGCGCCGTAAACGAGATGCTCCACCGGACGGCGCCCGTGTCCAGGTCCAGCGCGATGACGGCCTCGGCCAGGTTGTTGGGGTCTGACGGGCACTGCGATGCGTCGCCCTCGTGCGCATCCACGCAGGCCTGCACGTCGGCGGGCACCTTGTAGTTGTTGCCCGTGGCCACATAGACGGTGCGCGTGTCGAGGTCGACCGACGGCGACGAGCCCCAGATGGCGGCGCCGGCATAGCCCGCCACCGTGGTGTAGGTCTTCCACACAATGACGCCCGTGCGCGCATTTAGGGCGACCAGCGACCCGCGAAAGTCGCAGCACGCATAGTTGGGGAAGCCGGCAAAGGATTCTTCGATCGACGAGACGCCCACGAGAACAAGACCGTCGACGGCCGTTGGCGACATGGTGATCACGGCTGCCGGATGGATCTCGACCAGGGTCTTCCACAAGAGTTGGCCGGTGCGCGTCGACACGGCAAACACGTGGCCCGACGCGGCGTCACCGAAAAACAGGGCGTCGCCATAGAGGGCCGGCGTACCGCGGATGGTCGTGCCGTTGCTGCGGCCCGTGGCCGGATTGTAGATGCCCACGTTGCCGGTAAAGTTGCCCACGTCGGCCTCCCAAATCGTGGCGCCCGTGTCGCCATCAACGGCCCACAGGGAGCCGCCCAGATCGGGGATGTAGACAACGCCGCGCTTGTCGACGGCCGGTGGCGAGGCCACGTCGCCGTGCATGGCCTTGACCCACGCCGGCATCAGTGAGCCCACGTTGCACGCGGCAATGTCGCGCTCCTGTGCCGCGTGATGGTCATTGTCCAGGCCGCCGCCCCAGTTGGGCCACCACGCCTTTTTCTGCGGATGACCGCCATGGTTGGAGCCGTACGTGGCCGACGCCGGCAGCGTGCCGATGGCGCATGCCATCAATGCCGCCACGATTACGACCATTGTCGAGAGATGCACACCGTGGCCGCAGCGCGGGCGATTGTTCCATTGTACACGTGCCATCCGAGTGATTTCCGTAAACAAAGACGGGAGAGAGAGAGTGTGTGTGTATGCTCGGTAGTGTCCCTTGGATGTTGTTGTTGTTGTTGTTGTGATGTTGGTGCTTTTTTGTCCTCCTTGTGGGCGCTATTTATAACCGATGATCTCTTTCGAGGTCACCAATCACAAGAAACCAACGTGTGCTGGCCGTCCTATCGCTGCGCACCACGGTTATTGATTTTTCAATTTACCGCGGGCAAGTTTTGCACAGTGGACAACAAAAAAACAGGTTGCGGCTTGTTGCGGCATCCCACGCACACGCCACCGCACAGCCGCAACCAAAGAGGACAAAAACCCAGACCCCGTCGGGCATGCGGCGTCGCTCCGTCGTCTATGGCTTTCGTTTTTTTTAATTTTTTGGATAAAAGGTGGACTTTGCGCAATACATTTTGAGGGGGAGGGGTCCTTTTCGATTTGTTTTTTTTTTCGTACTGGGCTGTCGGGCACCCTAGACGATTTTGGACTATGTGTTGTATTCGTGGGGCGAAAGGCGTGTCTCGCCAATGATTCTACATGCCATGCACTCTTGGGCGTCACACGGCGGGTCGGCACACGCGACACGATGTGCGGCGACAAAGCCCTGCACGCAGCGATCGCCGGACCAGGTGCCGACGGCGCGCGACCCGTCGGCAAAGGTGCACACCCCATATCCCACAGATTCATCGTCGATCCACATGCCCTCGTGACGTGCCGTGACGCTGGCGTCCTCACGCAACACACGCGGCGGCGCCGCATACAGGCAGGCGCCGTTCATGCGGCCGTCGCTCCATTGGCCCATGTAGAGACAGCCGTCAGCCGACACGTGGATGCCCCATCCATGGGGCCGGTTGGCCCACCATTGGCCGCGGTAGACGCCGCCCCGCGGATAAAAGACGGTCCCATGGCCGCAGCGGTCCCCGTCGACCCATTCGCACGCGTAGCGTCGGCCCGACACGGCGCAATCGAGGACGCCATAGCCATTCTCGTCGCCACGCGCCCATCCACCTTCATAGCGACTGCCGTCGGCATAGGTGTAGACGCCGTGGCCGTGTTCGCGATCTCTCTGCCACTCGCCCTCGTAGGCATCGCCGGCGGTCCACACGCACCGACCGCGCCCATGACGCAGGCCACGGTCCCAATCGCCAGTGTAGGTCCAATGGGTCGTGCTGCGCCAGCCATGGCCGTGTGCAAACCCGTCCTCCCAGAGGCCCTCGTGGCGTGAACCGTCGCGGTACGTGCGCGTGCCGTGGCCGCACATGCGCCCCGCGCGCCACTGGCCCTCATAGTGGGCGCCCACCGACTGATCGTCGTCGCACCGACGTCGCCTGGCCGTGGAGCCATCACGGTGGGGCGTGGGCAGGCTCAGGGCCAAGCCGTACCCGTCGGGCAGGCCGCCAACAAGGTCGCCCCAGTAGATGCGACCGAGGTGGGTCGTCGCGCCCACCTCGGTCGTGAGCGTGCCCACGCAGGCCTGTGCGCGATAGAGCCAGCGCCAGCCTTTGCCCGCCTCCAAAAATCCGCGATGGAGGGGCGCGCCAAAGCGCCCAAGGCAGAGGGCGCGCCACACTGTGGCATCCGTCGCCAGGTCGCGGTAGCGCCGTGCCGTCATCGCCCAATTGACGAGGCGCGCGCATCGTCTAAAACACACATGACCATGAGCACGAGTTCGTCAGGCAATGTGTCAAACAAGTCGATCCCTTTTGCATCGTCTGCCCGACCAGCCTCGACCAGTGGCATCCTCTATGGGCTTTTTTCCGTGGGCGCCGCCGCTTTCGCCCTCTGCCCTTGCCTGGCGGCGGCGGCGCCATCCGCTTGCCAGAATCACAAACACGGACCGCTCCGCCACCGCTGTCCCGTGTTGCAAAGTTTCTTTTCCCCACACCCGATCACATACCGACAGACAATAAATGATAATGACAATAACAAAGAAAGAATGGGGGATCACTCTTTTTGGCTGACATTGTGTCATGGTATGAAAACCCCCTTTTTTTATATACAATGTGGCAGTCACCGCACAAGCCGAGCGGCGCTGGCCTAGAAACTGAAAGCGAGGCCGCGCGCACAGAGGGCACCGATGGCACACCAACAACAGGAGGCGGCGGCACATCCGAGCACAAAGCATCCAACGGCGATGCCCGCCACCATGCCAATCTCGTCGTCGTCCATCGTTGGGCGCTCGCAAAGAAAAGTTGTCGTCGTCGACAGAGTCGCGCCTAGATAGGCTTCCCAAAAAAAAGCGCGGGGTGCACAGTCGGATGTGGCGATGTCGTGTGTACAGCGCCGACCCTTTGTAGTCCTCTTGTTGGTTTGCGCCTTTATGTCGCATGACAGCCACAACCCACACGATTGTGAATTTTCTATTGGGCGGCGCAGCCCCAATTGTAGGCCTGTTTTTTTCCTAGTGGTGTGTCATCGCCCTGAAAGTGCCGCGGCACAACCGCGCAGCCTCGTCGGCTCGTAGAGAGCACTGTCACAAAAACCCTGTGTCGAACCCGGCCTCCAAGTGTTGGCGCTCTAGCCTTTTGGTCACTCTACGACTGAAAAAAAAAAGAGTTTTGCCGGCAGGCCCAGAAAAAACCTTAAAAACAAAGAGCGCACAGGCGACGTCAGTTGAGCAAGGGAAAAAAAAGAGCCGACATGGAAGATCTGCCCGACGAGTTGCTCGCCCTCGTGTTTTCCTTTCTGCCCTGCGTCGTGGCCGGCGGCGCGCCCAAAGCCGTCAGTCGCACATGGAGGGCCATACTCGGCGACCGCCGTGCGATGGCGCGCGCACCCTGTGTGTCGGGCGTCGACTTGCGCAATACGACCACGTGGTGCAGGGCGGCAGCAGCCGCTGGCCACCTTGGTTGTCTGCGCCATGCGCACGAGGGCGGTCACGTCTGGGGCGCGGCGACGTGTGCCGCGGCGGCGGGCGCAGGTCATCTGCATTGCCTTGTCTATGCTCGCAGTCACGGGTGCAATTGGCACCGCGATACCTGCCTCTTGGCCGCCGAACATGGCCGTCTCGACTGTCTCCGGTACGCTCTGGATCGGGGGTGCCCACATGATCGGATCGGCCATGATCTCTGCGCCAAGGCTGCTGCCGCCGGTCGCATTGACGTACTTGAATTTCTACGTGGTCAGGGTTTTTTATGGAGCGCAACGGCTCTTGTCGAAGCCGCTGCCCGCGGTCACATGGACGTTGTGACCTTTTTGTGGTCGCGCGGCTGCCCGCGGTCGAGTGATTCTACCATGCGCGCCGCCGCGTCCAAGGGCCATATCGACTGCATGCGCTTCCTCCACGCCAATGGCGTCCAGTATGGTTGGGGCCTCGACCAGCACGCCTTTGCCGGTGGGCACATTGACTGCATGCGCTTTCTTCATGAGCATGGGTGCTCATCGATCGGATGGTACCAGTACATCAATGCCGTCGAGGCAGTGGATCTCGACGTCTTTCGTGACGTACTGGCCGGCAGGACCCATGGGCCTTGGATGGTGGGCGCAATGTGCAGGCGTGCCGCGAGCAAGGGCCGTGCCGACGTCCTGGGCTTGATCGCCTCTCTCTACCCCGATCATGATCACAGTTGGGACGCGGACGTCTGCAGTGCGGCCGCCACTGGTGGTCATCTTGACACGCTGCGCTACGCTCATACCAACGGCTGGCCATTGTGTTCCGGGCCAAAGACCATGGCCATCGTGGCAGCCGCCGGTCATCTCACCACCATCCAGTACCTTTGCGACAATGGTTGCACGGGCGACAAGAGGGCGTGCCTGGTGGCCGCCGCCAATGGCCACGTGGATGTGTTGCGCTACCTGCACAATGTTGGGTGCGTGTGGGACCGACATGCATGTATCGAGGCCGCTGCGGCAGGAGGTCGCCTTGAGATCCTACGCTACTGTCGGGAGGAGAAGGGATGTCCGTGGCACCCAGGTCTCGCCCTGCGCGCTGCGGCCGGTGGACACATCCGATGCCTGCGCTACCTGTGCGATACCGGCTGTCCCCTTGATGCCGAGACCTATGCCGCGGCAGTCGCCTCTGGCCGCCGTGCTTGCCTGGCCTACTTGGACCGCCGTGGCTGTCCTCGTCCAGCAAACCCCTAAGTGTTTTTGTTTCCTATTGTTTTTCCTTCTTGTCTCACACAAAGATCCTCTTTTTGGCAGTTGCCTTTTTCCCCAATATGCCGCTCCCTTTGTAAACTTTTCAGTAGGCTCCATAGGCTGGGAGAGCCTATTGTCGGTATCGTGTTTGTTGTTGTCATTATTGCTACGATAAAACAAATGCATCCATGGCCGTCACAGAGCCGTAAAAGATCCTTTTGCTGCAGTGGCGACCCACCGCCTCTGCCGTCGGTCGCTCCGACAAGCACGGCAAGACGGATAGCGCGCTTCTTTTATTGACCCTGTTTTTTGTGCTCTTTTTCTCGCTCTCCTTGCGGCCTCTCTGCGGATGGTCCCGTATGGTGAGATAAACTTTTCTTTTCTGCCCTGCTCCGTCCCCCCCCCCAAAATCGCCCCAAAAAGGCCCTTGGCACAACGTATCCAGACCTCGACACGAGAGAGAGAGAGAGGGAGAAAAAAATATGGTGCATAGAAAAAAAAACATTGGCAGAGGTCAGCGATGCAGGGCAGCGGCGGCGAGGCGATCGGCCAAGTCGTCACCGTGCGGCCGCACAGATCGTGCGAGGCGCAGATAGGGTTCCAAGCCATCGGGATCGAGTCCCTCTAGCGCCGCCAGGGCTGTATCGACGGCGCACGCAGATACGGCGATTTGGCGAGCCTCGTCGGTCCACGCACATCGCCCTGACCGGACAAGCATTTGCGCGACCGCGTCGACGGGCTCTGTGGCAAACGAGTGGGCACGCATATGAGCGGCCGCTCGCATCAGCCGCAACAACGAGCCGGCCGGCGGCACCCAACCATCCGAGAGAGCCCTGGCCAACGTCGTCGACGTCGCGTCGGTGCAGGCGCCGTCCATGAGTTGCACCACGGCCCAATCGACCAGGCGGGCCTGTCGGGGCCACCGACAACCGCGGTCGACCATCCACATCACAACGTCTGCAAGACGGCGGTTGATCGCAGCAGGCATGACTCGCCTCCGCACTTGCGCACGCATGTCAGCAGACATGAGGCGGCGATCGATGCGCACTATGAATTCCATCACCCTGTCGTTGGCAAGGTTCATGATGGCCGCCTCGCATGCGCCGAAACGAAAGGCACAGCGGTCCACCACGAGCCATTCAAGAATGTCCATGTGTCCGGCCCTGGCAGCGGCGGCGACGAGCGTACAGCACTTGATGGGGTCCGTCGGTGCGAGTACCTCGACGGCGACAAGATTGCCTTGTGCGATGGCTTCCAAGAGGGGAGCGGCATGCATGGGCCTGATGCCGCGCGCCGAAAACCACTCGACGACATGCATGTGGCCGCGCTCCCTCGCAATGACCGCGCTCACGTTGCCGGCGTGCACGTGACCCAGCGATGCAAGCCAATCGAGCACGGGCACGTGACCCGCGTGCGCGGCGGCCATGAGCGCGCGCCTCGCGAGAAAGCGTGCTGCCATGCTGTTCCCAGAGACGCGGTCGCGCAGGTGCTCTAGAATGCCCACGTTGCCCGATCGGGCAGCCGACAATAGGTCGATGTCGGTCGCCTCCAACCCATCACTGGAGCCCTCACGCAAGGCGGCGGCATAGCCCCTGGCGATGGCCTTGGCGCGTGCCTTGGGCGTCCATCGTGCGCCCTTTTGGCGCAGCCACGGGACCAGGTCGGGCCGACCGCGCTTGATGACGCGCAGGCACGCGCGTTGGTCGGGCGGCAGCAGGGGGCAATGCCACGAGTCTGCCTGGTCGACGAGCCACATGGCGACCCCCGGCTTACCCTCACAAAGTGCACCGACAATATCTATCCACGAGGGTCGTTCGTAGCGCTCACGGCAGCGTCGCCTGCGGCGGCCGATGGCTCGCCAGAGTCGGCACGTGCGCCCGATCGCCGCCCGGTCGATGACATTGCAATGCTCAAAGAATACAATATGCAACAGTTCAGATGGGAGGCACTCGATGGGCACAACGTCGGCATGGCCGTACTCGCCCATTTTTTTTCCCTCGTGGTTCCACGAGACCCAGCCGGTTCGTCGCGCAGAGTTGGTGTGCTGCTCGCTTGTGTATCCGCCCAATGATGGAACAAAAAAACGGAAGCAATCTTTTTTTTTCTCCATCATTGGGGGCTATTGCGCCCTGCGCGGTTTGGCCATGCGCGTGGCCAATGAAAAAAAAGAGGTAACAAACAAAAAAAAAGAAAAGCATGGCGACAACAATGGCAACAATCTTAGCAGGCAGGCGCGCATGATATAGAGTGGGGCCTGCAAATCGCCGTTGCGTCTTTCTTTTTATTCTCTTTGTCTCTCTGTGGCCCTGTCATGGGCGGCATCCTGCAGGCAGCCGCGGCGGCAACAGCGCTTCATTTCTTTTAGGGGATTTTTTGTCCGGGCGCTCTCAACGACCAGCACCTATTTGCGTTGGTTGGCGCCTCTTTTGTTTTTCCTTGGCCTATTTATGCCGTTGGACCAAGTTGGCAGAGAGGATTTGAGGAGGGGGGAGGACAATCGCCAGACCATACAGGCAACACACTGGCACAAATGTGTTGGCCACAAGCGAGACGCCTTGGGAGACACGCCTCACCTGCACCGCAGCCGCATTGTTTGGCGTTGTTGTGTTGTTGTCGGTTTCTTTTCCCTCATACATATCAAGGGAGTAGGCTGACGAGCCCGGCCTCGTCGAGCAAGCGTAAAAGGCCCGAAATAGTCGCAACGACCTCGCGGTCGGTCGGTGGGCCGCAAAAGGTTCGGGCGACGGCGACCACGGGGACAGGCAGAGGCGTGACCTTGCCCACCCACACAGACCAAACCTCGGGTTCGGATGGGACATGGGCCAAAAGGGCGCGTGGATGGTCCAGGTCGTCAGCCGTCACTCCCGCACAGATGGCCGACAACGCGAGCGCGTCGTCCAAAAGGCCCCAGCGGTGTGCCTTGCGGCACAACCAAAGGAGCGACGCAGAGACGTCGGACGCGCGCGGGTGCGCCTTGACAATGCGCTCGGTAACCTGAACCATGGCCTGTTGCCACAAGCCGTTGGAGACGGGGGCCGACCCAACGGGCATGTGCGGTGCCAGCGTGCGCATTGTGCGCTCGCGCACCGACCACGCCAGGCGAGGCGGATCGGCGCAGAGCAGGTCGACGACGTGCTTTCCGCCATCGGTCAGTGCGCTCTGGCGGGTCCGCAAGTCGATAAAGTCGAGCGCGTCGGCATCTCGACACCAGGACCGTGCCAGGATGGGACGTGCGTCGTCGTCGGTCGGGTCGCAGCCGTACGCCACCAGCCAGCGCCACCACGCAGTCGACTTGCCGCCCATGCAGTCGGCAAGGAGTGTCCGCACCTTTTCCGGCGCCATGCCGCAGATTCCGGTGCCGCCGTGTTGCCGGTGGTGGGCGGCAAGCCACTGGGCCATGGACAGGCGGTCCATGTTGATGGCCTCGCGCAGTGCCTCGGCCATGTGCATGCCTGCTGAACCATCATGGGCCTCGATGACCTCACGTCGCCCGCATCGCACAACTTCCTTTACCCAGTGGCCGTAACGCCATACACCCACCAGATAGCGACGCAGTACGGCGCCCACGTCAAAGAACGAAGTTCCACGTTGGATGGCCAGCACGACGCGTGTCGTCGACAGCGTGCCCCAGTTGGCGAGCGCGTCCCATACGCCCATGGCTGTCTCGCGTGGCCTGACGTCGTTGTGCAGAGATGTTGGATCATGCGAGGCGCACCGACAGCCGAGGTGGACCAGCACGGCGCCGAGCGAGTGTGGTCGATCGGCGCGGATAATGTCGCCGACGCACATCAACAGTTCGAGTTCTGTAACGAGCGCCTCTACTTGTCCTTCTTCATAAACACAACCTCGGTGGAGACACGCGATATAGATGGCACGCCGCAAACGACCGCCGTCGACACATGAGGCGCGTCCAGTACAACCCACATGGGTTGGATCGACGCATGGCGCATCCCCGGCGACCAAGGCGAGCACATGCTGGAAATAGTCCCCAACGCCCGATGCCGCCATGGCCGCCAGTGTGATGGCGTGGTCGCGTGGATTGTCGGGACGGAGCGCCCGACAGACTGTGCTGAGCGCAAGGTCGGGGGCTTGACCCGACCGCGCAAAGATGTCGGCCACGGCACTGGCATAGACGACTCGGTCGGTCGGTTTGCCCGTTTCGGGCTTGTGGCCGCAAAAGTCGCGCCCGCGGGATACGGTGGACGCGATGCGGACACGGTCGGCCTTGGATGTCGCCGAGGTCACCGCGCGCCATCGAGAGCAGGTCATTCGCGCCATGCAGCGAAAGCGCGGATCGAGGAGCGGCCGCCCCCGGCGGTCTACCCCATTCAGGATGCGGTCCCACAGTTCGGGCGGCAGCACGTCCGCGTGGTCGCTGCAAGAGCCGAAGCCATTGTCCATGCCTTTTTTTTAAATGGTTGATCGTTTTTGTTTTGGTTCAGAACAAAAACAATCCCGTGTTGTTGTCTGAACCAAAAAAGCCCAAGCCTCGATCAATGGGCCTGCTCACAGAATCTTTTATCGTCACAGCCAATGGCGTGCTTTTGGTTTGTCGGCCCGCTTGGCTTTTCTCTTTTTTTTTCTTCAAAGGAGGACGGCACCGTCGCGCGGGCGTGCGTCCGTTTTTCTATTTCTGGTCGCCAACGGAGGGTATCCTGTCTGGCTGTCCCCACCCACAAGTTGGACTTGCGCCCAAATCGCGGCAAAGCGAAAAGGTTTATTTTAAAAAAAACCTATCTTTTTTTGATGAATGGGCAAGGTAGAAAAGGACACGACTCTTTGGGAAAAAAACAAGAGGCTCAGTGGCGCCGGGAGGAGAGCCAAGAGACGGCCCGGCCGACGCAGACAATGCCGATGCAAGAGGCAAAGACTGCGGCTGATCCCACGATCGACGCCGCACTCGCGACGGCCGACAGCGAACCCTGTCCCAAAGAGAAAGAATCATAAAAGGTTATCTTTTTTGTTTGAAAACAAAACCAAACACAAAAAAGAAAAAAATGAGCGCACTTATATGTGCACCCAAAGGAAAAGGAAAAGATAAAGAGACAGCGCGCGCCTTGGGCGGTGGAAAATACTTGCGGCACTCGCCGCCACACAGACCTTGCGCGTGCACGTATTCCATGCAATCGACATGGCCTTTTCTAGCCGCCACCCAGCAGTCATTGTCCTCCAACGGCGCACCGTGTTGATGCGCATAGACGAGGCAGTCGAGATGGCCCTTTTTGCAGGCCGCCTTTGCCGCATACTCGCCCATCGGACACCCATTCTCGATGGCATAGGTGAGGATATCGAGGTGGCCGTTGCGCGCGGCATCCATGCATGTCTGGCCGCTCCAGGGGCATCCGTCGGCGCGCACCCGCTTGAGGAGATCAAGATGTCCGCCGGCAGCGGCGCCGCTGCACGCCTTGGCAGTCCATGGGCGGCCGCGGGTGCGTGCAACCAGCAACACGTCGAGGTGGTTGCCCAAGGCTGCGGCATAGTCTGCCTGGGATGACCACTCTAGCCCGTGCTCAAGGGCATAGTCGACAAGATGGGCGTGTCCCTTGGCGGCCAGCCTGCACGTCACGACCCAGTCCTCGCGCGGGCATCCGTTTTCATAGAGGTACTGAAAGACGCCCAAGTGGCCCGAGTCGGCCGCCGCCTCGAAAGTCTCTTTGTCCCATCGAGCGCCACGTTGGCGGAGGTGGACGAGTGTTTCGAGTTGGCCGGCGCCCGCCGCGTTGCGACACAGCGATGGGACCACGTAGCGCGCAAAGTCGACGACATGATCGAGGACGTGAATGTGACCGGCTCGCGCGGCCACCTCAGCGACCTCGACGGCCGGGAAGGTGTGAAAGCCCCGGTCGCGCGCCAGCGCCATGAGAACATTGTCGTCGCCGCGCGCCGCGGCAACGAGGCACGCCACATTGTACCTTGGCGCCCATCCTTGTAGGAGCGGTTTTACGAGGTCGTGGCGACCATGTTTGGCCGCGTCCACCAGGCGATTGTCATGGCATGGACAGTCGCGCGCATGAATATAGGTATCGCAGACCTGGCGGTTGTGAGCGAGAGCGCCAAAAGGTTCGCTACCACTTTGGGCAGCAAAGGGTCCAACACACAATGGCCGTCCAAGCAGATGCGCGTCCTCACACAGGGAGCGCCACCGCCGGTCGACCGATGCAGCCGTCGCCCTGTCGGCGCAGGGCAACCATTTTAGAATGTGGGCCAACACCTCGTCGGGCAGGTGGCCGATTGTCATCGATGTTTCTTGAAAGTCGCCGTCCAGCAGAGCCCCGTTGCATCGTGCAAAGCAACCGTGTCGGCTTGCTGGGTGTTGGTTGTTGCCGTGCGCGCTCGCATCCCCTGGCCGAGACGATGGAATTACTTGGACGGTCGGTTGTGCTGGTGCGATTGTCGTCTGTGCTGTGTATCCTCGGCAGTCTTTTTTTTTTCGGGTCGATACAGACAATAACCAATCGCCTTTTTTCCCACTTTAATATCAGACCAATAGGGAAAAATGTGGCCGGCTTGCCTGGTTTGGCAAGTTGTCCTTTGTTTTTTCCCGTGCAACAAAAACAACAAAAGGAGGATCTCGTCGGCGCGGTGGCCGTGGCTCTTGTTGGCGTCGGACGACGGCCATGCTGCCGACTTTCTGCCCGATGGCAAACTCAATTTGGTTTTGGGCGAAGGGTCAACTTGAGGCACGGTTGGAGATCAAAGTCGTAAATCCATGCCGTGATCGCGGTCGTCTCCCATAGAACAATACACTTTTGCTATTGGATAAACATTGTGATTGTAATGGTTTGTGTGTGGTTACTTTTTGTTTTGCATTTCAGATCCCTTCTCTTTCCGTGGGCGATGCCAGACCCATCTGTTGGGCGACTAGTCAGCATGCCGCCGCGGGTACAGTCTAGACGGTACCCAAAGGGAGGTCATTTTTTTTAAAAATCGTGGCTTGCCGTTGGCACAGAATCAAAGCCTGGTTATTGGTTTATCCGTGTTTGTGCGTGTTGGCGCGGGTTCCTGTCATTTTTTTTTCTGTGGATCATAGAAACTCATCACCGACGACCGAGCAACAAAAAAAAGCGCACACCTGACGACAGGCCCCTTTTTTGTGTTTTTTTGCCAACGGGGGATGGAGGCCTTGCCCGATGAACTTGTTGCACACGTGTTTGCCTTTCTGCCGTGTGTCGTCCTCTTGGGACGGACGTCGGTCGTGTGCGTGCGCTGGCGCCGGATCGCCTCTGATGCAGCGGCGATCGGTAGACGCCCGTGTGTATCGCATTGGCCAACACCAGATTGGCTACATGGGCCGGCCGCCGCTGCCGGCCACCACCAGTGCCTTGTGCGTGCCGACGAGCGCGGCCAAGTTCCCGGCCCCGACACACTTGCCGAGGCCGTGCGCTCTGGTCACCGCCAGTGCATAGCCCATTGCGCTCTGTATGCCGGCCAGGACATTACCGGAGCACATACAGCGGCCGTGGAATCGGGCGACGTAGACCGCTTCCAGTTTGTGATCCAATGTACGCGGTCGCCCTGGCATCTTCTGGACGACCTGCCGCACGTGGCCGCCTCTGCCGGACACCTCGACATGCTGGCGCACTTGCACCAGTCGGGTCATGACATGTGGGGCGTGTGCGGTGCGGCTGCCGCGGGTGGCCACTTGGCATGCTTGGCTTACGGCCGCAAACATGGTTGTCGCTGGGACACCTACGACTATGCAAATGCCGCAGCGGTGGGACATCTCGGCGTCCTCTGCTACATGGAGGACAATGGCCTCGCGCCACATCCGGACGCGATGGCGTTGGCCGTCTCCAAAGGCCACCTCGGCGTCATTGTCCACCTTGTCGAGCGTGGCCACCCGTTGCACGATCGGGCCTGCGACGATGCCGCCATGAGTGGCCGCGTCGACGTTCTCGAGTATGTGCGCAGTCGCGGCTGCCCGTGGACAGAGGCAACGTGCGCCTCTGCCGCGGCCGCGGGTCACATCGATATGCTTGTGCATCTGGTCAAACAGGGGTGTTTGTGGGACGCGCAAACATGCGCCGCTGCGGCGGCCCATGGACATCTTGAGGTGTTGACCTATGCGCGAGACAGTGGGTGTCCGTGGGACGCACGCACCACACACCTGGCCGCCCAACACGGGCACATGGCATGTCTCGAGTATGCCTGCGAGCGCGGCTGTCCCATCGATTCGGGTGCACTTGCCGGCGCCGCCAAGCGCGGCAAAGAAGCGTGCTTTCACTATGCACACGATCTGGCCTGTCCGCTTGCGACCTCGCATTCCACCTTTCAGTGCTACCTCCAACACATGGTGTCGGGCGACGACGTGGTCCTGGGAATGCCCTACAGGCGCGACGCCGGCCACGCCTTTTGGCGCCCCGACTAATGCTGGGCAACAGCCAGTCCGACGGCCAAAAATTTTGGATTCATCCTGGTACGACGATAGGGACGCCGGCGGTGGAACCCGCATGTTTTTTTAGCCGAGCAATTGATTGTTGCCTCCCATTCGCCCCGACCCTCGGGCTTGCAAAAGTTTTTTAAGGCGGCTTACGCCAGTAACGCCATAATACGTCATTTTTTTGAGGTGTTCTGGGTTTGGCTGGCAAAATTTGCAGAACACCCTGGCGCCACGTCACTTTGTCTACAAAAACACGATTCGGGGACCAATAGGCGTTACTGGCGTAAGCCGCCTTAAAAAAAAGAAAGGCTTGTATCGTCGAGGCAGTCATTGGCGGGTTTTGTTGCATGCCTGGCCAACACAAAAAAAGGGATCTCTGGGTCTTTTGGCATGGGGCGCGGATTCGTGTGGGCCTCTTTTACGTACGCCGCAAAAAAAAGAACCAACGCAGACGGCCGTCACTACAATACAAAAAAAAAGACAAAAAGGCCGAAATATTGACTGCGCGACTCGACATCCGGGCGCGAGCACAGTCGCCGTTGGCATAGACGGGAAAAAGAGCACGCATGCAAGGGAATGGCGACGGCATGGCCCAAGGCCTGCGACTGGTGGATATGCCGCCCGAGATCATCTTTTGCATCTTGGCGTGGATCAGTATCAGGGACCGCGGCGCGTGCGCGATTGCATCGCCCCTGTTGGTTGGCGAACATTTGGCCACCGCCGCGGCGCGCTGCCCCAGCCTGTCGTTGCCCACCCTGTTGGCCGCGGGAGCGCCTCTCGATATTGTCGAAAAAGTCGTCACCTGGCGAGGCGCCATCATACGACCCGTGTTGCTCAAGCCGGCGGTGCGCGGTGGTCGCCTTGACGTGATCGACTGGATCCATGCGCGCCTTACCGGACCCATTGAGGTGCATTGCAAGAGCGACGACGAGAGCGAAGACGAGGCCGACTATCGTGAGCATGACCACACCAACAAAGAGCATCCGTTGATCATACCCGAGAGGAAAAAGTCTCGATCGCGCGAGTCTGTGCGAGAGAGGCGCCAAAAAAGGCGCCACCGCGGGCATTCTACCCACAAGCGCCGCACCGGTCCGACGATTGCCGCCCTCTACGAAGCGGCCTACTATGGGCGTGCCACGGTGCTCGCATCGCTTCTCGATCGCTACCAGGTCGACTTTGGCGGCAAGCACGGCCAGCGCCTGCTTTACGCGCTCACGATCGAAGCGTGCACCGGTCCAGCATCCGGTACCGACGCCATCGCGTTGCTTCACTCTCGTAGTGCACGCCTGGCAATGAGTGGGCCGTGCGAGTGCTCGCGCGACGCCGGTCGTGCAGCCGCCTCTGCCGAGCGTGTCGACGTCCTGGCCTGGATGCGCGCCGTTGGATGCAATGCGCGTCTCAACACGAAATGGGAGTGGCCCCACCACAACACCCCCCTGAGCAAGGCCATGCGCGGGGGTCGCGTCGCTACCGCCCAATGGTTGATTGATGTTATGGACGTCGCTGCATGGCCCAAGCACGACGAGGACCTGGATGACGCCATGGTGGCGGCGGCCAAGAGGGGCCACGTCCACATTTTGGACATGTTTCACGGCCTCGGTGAGCAGACATGCCCGCATCAGGCCATTATCGAGGCAGCGAGACACGGCCAACTCGACATTGTGCAATGGGTCCTACGGGATCCCTCACCAGACGTTGATCCGCGCAAGGCCACCGCGACGATATGCCCGCCGCTGACGATCGGATGGGCGGCGGCCGAGAACGGCTGCGGGCGCGTCGTCCGCTGGCTCGCGGCGAGGCCCGACGCGCGACGGTTCCTCGGCGTCGGCGCCGCAAGAGCCGCACTGATCAAGGGCCATGCCGGCGTCGCTCTCTTCTTGCACCAAGTCGGCATTGCCCGTTTTGATCAATGGAATGCTTTGGCTACTGCCGTCGCAAGCCGCAATGTCAATGCCGCCGAAATGGCGGCCCGCCATGGCGCACAAAGCGACATCGCGGCCCTCGCAAAGGCCACCAACGAGGGCCAGGTGGACAGTGTGGTCTTTTTATGCGACTACTATGGGACGGCAGACGTGCAGGCGGCCGTCGACATGACGGCCGGTGCCACTTCCCATGCACCATGGTCCCGCGATAGAACACTGCGCTGACTCTGCGACAATGTGCCGGGGCTGTGCACGGCTGACCTTGGGGCATGCTCTTATGGAGATCCGGTCTGGTGCCATTGCCCCCAATGCAACACGCCCTGACAAACCCACCGACTGGTGCGGTTGTTCTCGCCCGATTGTCTCTTTTTTTTTCCTTTTGGATGCCAACCAGAGGAGCGGCAACGGCCGACAAAAGAAGAGTGGGAACAAAAACAGTGCCCCCCCCCTGCATGGGTTATTCTCTTTTCCTTCCCTCCCCCCGCTCCCCATTTTTCCATTTTCTTTTGTAACACCTATTTCCATTGGTCCGGGTTTGAGTGTCACCCAACAAACAAAAAAAAATGGCGGCAGCACAATCGCCCAAGCAAAGACCGGGCAAAGAGAGAGAGAGAGAGAGAGAGGGGCGAAAGAGCCTCGCCGGACAGATTTTTTTCTTTTTTTTTTTACAAAAAGAAGGAAAACCCACAAGAATAGCAGCATGCTGCGCCGTCTCTGGGCTAATGGATGGTGCTCTAGCGGCCATGGGCCACGCCCTACAGACTACAACAGAGTGCTGTCAAACTCTGGCACGCAAGACGGCCAGAGACAAATGGACCGACCTGACAGCGAGAGCGGTGGCGACAAACAACCTGCAGGCGCGGCCCCGAGTCTGCCGCACGAACTGTGGTCGGCCATCCTCGATGCGGCCGGCGCCGCACCCGAGGACCGATACATTCAGGCGCGCGTGTGTCGCCTTTGGCGCTCTTTGGTGCTGGCGCGCTCGCAATCACGCACACACATCCCGTTGCGCATCGGCGCCGAGGTCTGCAGGGCGCGCATCGCACGCGCTGCCATCGCCCGCGACGACCAAAGACTGTTTGCATGGGCCATCCATGAGTCCCTGGCTGCGCCCCTGCCGCCGACACTTGTTCACAAGTTGTGGCGCCGCATCGCCGTCCACGACGCCCTCGGCTGTGCTGTGGCCATGCGCATGGCCGGTCCGTGGCCTTTGCCCTGCGACCGTACCGGGTGCCAGTGCGAGGCCGATCCGGCCCCGACCATCGGCGTTGCGCCCCAGTGCCGCGCCAGAGTGCACGACAGTTGCCGGCGGGTGCGTCTCGTCTTGGCAGCGCTCAAGCACAAGAGTCTCGCCGTTGCGTCGCTGCTCTTGTCTTGGCACGTCTCTCATCCCATGCGTTGGGTCAAGGCAGCGGCCGCGACGGCCCTGGCGGGCGGCCACATCGGCGTGCTCGATCTCATGTGGGCCAACGGCGTCGCACCCTATCTTTGCGCCTCGGCAAAGTGTCTCGACGCCCTGCGTCCCTCGACGTGGGCGCAAATGGCCGCCGAGGCCAACCAGGTGGCCTCGCTGGCATGGATCGTCGACCACCTGCAACCGGATGACAGTCTCTTGGGCCTGTGCTTGATCAGCGCAGCCCGGCGAGGCGCAAGCGACACTGTCCTATGGCTCTGCCGCCAACAACATTTCGATGGATTTGCGCAGGCCCTCGTGGCAGCCGCTGCGACCGGTCACATGAGCACGCTCGCCTCCATGGCGCCCCACGTTGCCGCCGTGCGTGCCCACTTTGAAGCACGGGGACTCTGTTTGGACCATTGCGTCACCACAACCAAGGAGTACAATGCCCTCGCCACTGGCAAAAGGATGCCATTGACAAATCTTTTACGTGGACGCCCTTTAGATCGGCAGTCGGCGCAGCCGTCATAAAAACCTGCAACTTTCCTGTCCCGTGTGGTTCTGTCGTCGCCCCTCCCCTCCCCCACTCCCCCCCCCCAACCCCTCTCTTTTTCCTGGCGTCATTGATGCCGCGAAGTTGGTGCCCAAAAAAAGAGGGCGGCGTCCACACACTACGGTTCGTCAGCAGGGCCTCACGGATAGCACCACGGTCGCCCTTTGAGACGCCACACGAGGCCTGCAACCATTGTGTGCCGACAGATTGCAACTTTTTGCGGCCGGCTGCAAATTCGGGGATCGCCGGACCGCGACCGCGGCCAAGCCGGCCTCTAGCGGAAACGGAACCCGTCAACGCTATTTTTTTTCTGAATCCCAAGCAGACTTTGCACAAGACATGCTCAAAAGAATGTGCAGCCCCGAGTGTGATCGTACATGTTGTCGGGTATACTTTATTCGCGGTCACAAGGACAGTGTCGACAGGCACAATTTCTACCGATGTTGAGATGGCCGTGGTCCGTCCTCTAGCCGAGCCGACCAATGGGCACCAAGGACAACCTTTTCTTTTTTTTTAAAGAAAAGCAAAGTCGGATGAGCGCGATGCGTATTCGTTGACGATGGCGACGCCAATATCAGCGCCCAACAGCGCAGGGTCGGCGCGGTACGTTGCGGCGCGGGCGTCGATGCCAAAAGCGCCTGCGATATCTACGAGGCGCCGCGGGTCGGCCTCGTCGCAACTATCCAACACTGCATAGGCGGCAAACAATTTCCGCGTTTCGCCGTCGAGACGCTGCATGGGCGCATGGATTGTCGTGACGGTGGCGGTTTGGGCCAAGACCCTGGCCGCCTTATGATCCAGGCGGCGCGTCGCCGCAAACCACCGCATGACGGCCAGCATCGAGGGCGTGCATGCGAGAAGAGCATCCAGCCGAGGCCAACTGAGCAACATGCCATAGTGGAGTCCCTTGCCGGGCATCCATGGATCGTCGTCGGCACTGTCTGTCCAACGGCGGACTTTGCCTGAAGGATCTCGGTGTTGGTAGATGCCGCGGCGATCGTCGTAAAGGGCGATCGCCACCGGCGCCGGGAGGTCGTGGTCGGTGGCAATACGACGCAGGCCGATCAGGTCGAGCCCGCCGAGGGCAACGAGCCTCGCAGCCAGGCCCAATAGGGCGCCGCACAGTGTGCCCTTACGACGCACTGCCTGTGTGTCGCAGCAATCTGACCAAAAGGCGTGCGGGGCCTGGCCATGGTAGAGCGAGGTACACGTATGATTATCGGCCAGGCGCATCAGCCAAGTCGGCTCGGACGAACCGGTAAAGAGGGCGACCGTGCGGCCGCCTTGTGGATGCGGACGCGATACCACCAGAAAGGCGCCGTCTGTGAAATCTGTCTGTGTCGGTGGCAGGCGGGTATCATCTTTGACAAGCACCTGGCGCTCCCGTGCAGCGCGGGCGCAAAAGGCCGCGAGATTGTAGAGCGACAATGCTGTGCGCACCATGACATCCGTCCCGATGCCCAGATCAAGTCGCGCGGTGCTGCGCCATGCGGCCACCCGATCGTCCTCTGTCATATGGCGCCAAGGACTGTCGGCGGCAAACTGTTGGTACAAGACACACGCGGACGCCGGCGTGGGCAGGTCGTGGCGGTCAGGCACGCAGCCGGGTTCGACGGCCTCGATCGCCAAGAGCGTCTCGTAAAAAGGCACATAGACGTCAGCGACGCGAGTCCAGGCCTCTGCATCCGTATGGCACGACAGCATGAGGGCGTCGTGCATCAATCGCGTCAGGAGAGCGGCCGTTGAGGGTGTCGGTCGCGGCGGCACTATGCGCCAGATGCGCAGACGGGCGCACATAATCCCTAAGCGATGGGGCATCGTCGATGCCCGGTCGGTCATTCTTTTTCCGAGAGGCCTGACGCACAAAAGGGATTCTCTCCTTTTTTTTGTTTAAAAAAAATCTTTGGGTGTCCCAAGGGACGACAACACGACAGGGTCCTTGGGACGAGTTTTTGAGCCGGTGACGTGTAAAAAGACTTTGGGCGTCCCTTTCCGCCTCAACAGGGAAAGAGACATGGACAATGCAAAAAAAAAGAAGAGATAAAACCATCCAACGGGAGGACAGTCTTTTTTTGATTGGCAAGATTGCACTGGAGGGTGTGACGCGATGCTGGCCACGGCGCCCGCCTCTGTCGGTCCTCTTTTTTGTTCTTGCGATCTGGCTCGTTTTTTTTCGACTCACGCGCTTGCATTGGCGACGCCTGTGGCTCTCTTTTGTTTGTTGTCACTGATTATTTCCCTAATTGTATTGATTCTAGCAGAGACACGCCAAACCCCGATGGACGACCTGCCCGACGAGATCCTTGGTCTGATTCTTTTCTTTGTGCCCTGTGCGGTCCGTCTGACCCGCACGGCACTGGTCTGCAAGCGCTGGCACCGCGTAGCCAACGACCATGCAGCCGTTGGCCGCGCACCGTGCGTTGACAAAAGCCTCAAGGGCAAGGGCCTCTGCTGGATGGCCGCTTCCAGAGGGCACGCCGACTGCCTCGCCCGTGCGCGCGACTGCGGCCGTCCCTGGGGCGACGCCATCTACCATGTGGCCGCCCACGCAGGCCATATAACCGTGCTCGACTATGCCCATGTTCATGGCTGCCCGCCTGATGCGCGTGCCTTGGAGGGCGCGATCGATGGCGGCCACCTCGACGCCGTGCGTTGGCTTTGCGATCATGGTCATTCGTGGGGGGCCGTGTCGTGCGCCCGCGCGGCCCCTCACGGCGACATTGCGCTGCTGGTTCTTTTGCGCGAGCGCGGGTGCCCCTGGGGATACAACGTGACCCGTATCTTGGCCGACCGGGGCGCGCTGGACTGCCTGCGCTACGCCCACGAGAATGGCTGCCCATGGGCATCGGGCACGGTCAGCAATCTGGCGGCCAAGGGCCTTTTGGACGGTTTGCGCCATGCGCACGAAAACGGCTGCCCCTGGGATGATGACGCATGTGACCGAGCGGCGGCCGCCGGTCACTGGGCGTGTGCGCGCTACGCCCATGACAATGGGTGCGCGTGGTCCCACGTCAGCAACCTTACGGCCAAAGCGGCCGCCGCGGGCGACCTCGCCACGCTCACCGCTCTGTGCAAGTGCGGCTGCCCGTGGGACAAGAGCACCACGCGGGTTGCTGCCGAAGCAGGCCACCCGGACTGCCTGCGGTACGCCCACGAGAATGGATGTCCATGGGACGAGGTCACGTGCACGCGGGCCATCTACGCGGATTCGTTTGAATGCTTGCGCTACGCACTGGAGCATGGCTGCCCGTGGAGGACGTCGATCCATGATTTTGGCCACGTCATTGCAGTGGCCGACCTGACCATCATCAAAGTCGTGTATGCGCACACACTGTCACAGTCGCGTTGGGCGGCCGAGGCGGCCAGAAATGGCCGTCTGGATGTGCTCCGATTCTTGGTCAAAAGGGCCACCATTTTGATGGCAAGGTCATGGAAAAGGCGGCGGCCGCCGGACACCTCGACTGTCTCGAGTACGCGCATGCGCATGTGTCGTGGCACGCCGACACGGACAAGGTCGCCCAAAAGGCTGCCAAATACGGCGCCCTCGACTGCCTCCAATACGCGCACGACAATGGCTTTGAGTGGGACAGCAAAGTGGTGGAAAAGGCCATGGAAGGAGGCCATCGCGACTGCCTGATCTATGCCCTCCAGCGCGGCTGCCCCTTTAAACACTAACATAAAGTATACTTTCCGACATTTTTCAAAGATTTTTCTTGGCCGATTGATGGCAGGGCCAGACGCCTGCATGTGGACGCGCGCGGCGGCTCTCACCAAGGCCTTGCTCCCAAACGGCGCTGCAGGCAAGGACCCCCGTGCGCACGCGCGAGGGCGACAGCGGCGCGCCATTGCCACGATAAAAATAGACGGCCTCGTGCCAAAGAGTCAATTCTCGCTCAAAATAGATCGAGTCAACACCTAAAAAAAGAGTAAGATCAACGAAAAAGACCACAAAAAGAAAGAGAAAACAACCTAAAATGATCAAGTCGACCTTAATCGCGCCGGCCCTGTTGGCGCTTTGTGCTGGGCGGCAGTGCCCGCCGTCGCCGATGACCGGCACACGGCCTTTATCGCGTCGTCGGGCGCGTGGGTGCCTCCGCCGGGCGCCTACAACTTTTCCGCGACCTTGTGGGGCGGCGGCGGCGGCGCCATAACCTCGTACTTCCGGTGCGTCGCCGGGGGCGGGAGCGGCGCGGCCATCATCGACCGCGTGCTCGACACATCGACGTGGCCCTCGAACGCCCAGTGGCAGATCACCGTGGGCCAGGGCGGCGGCGCCGGCTCCAACGGCCAGCCGAGCACGATGACCGTCAGTTCGTCCGGCGGCAGCGCCGTGCTCTACACGATGACGGCCTATGCCGGCGCTGCCGGCGGCATGAACTGTGTGGGTGGCGGTGGCGGCGGTGCCAACGGATCGGCGTCAGGCGGCGCCGGCGGCGCCGGCGTGCCCTCGGGCGCCAATGGCAATCCGCCCGCACAGGGCGCACGCATCGGCGACATCAAGGGCGGCAGCAGCGGCGGAGGCGACGGCGGCGTCGGCGGCGGCGGATGGGACACCAGGTGGTCGGGCGGCATCGGCCAGGATGACGGCACGTGCAAGTCGGCGGGAGGAGCCGCCGGGTTCAATGGCAATGGCGCCGACGGCGAGATTGGCGGCGAGAAGCGCCAGGTGGTCAGTCTCGACGCCGCGCCCAACAGCGGCGCCGGCGGCGGGAGCGGCCTATCGTGCGACCGTTACCTGAGCGGCTACGCGGGCGGCGGCGGCTCAGGCGGATGCATCATTGCCTACTGGCTGCCGCCGCCGTCGCCATCGCCGTCGCCGCAGCCTCTGGCACAGTTGGTGACGCTGGTGTCGCCCATCAGCGGCAAGCAGTTGACGCCGCAGGACGGCGGTGGCGTGGCCTCGCTGTGGTACGGCGCGTCGTACAAGGAAAAGTGGACCGTGAACCGTCTGTCCAGCGGCAAGTACACCTTCCAAGGCTTTAACGGCAAGTACCTGGGCGCCAATCCGGGCGGGTGGGCGCTCGCTCAGGCCACCACCGTCGGCTCGTGGGAACAGTGGGACGTCTTGATCAACAACGGCAACCAGTGGACCCTCAAGAGCGTGCACGGCACCTACATGGGCACCACCGTCGACGGCGTCATCTACCTCAACGACAACGCCAGCCTCTACTGGACCAAGACCACCGTCTAGGCGATACCCGCGCTTTGCCTGCGCGTGAGCCCCAAAATCGCCTCGATCGCGCCTCCTCCTGTGCTCGGCCTCTGGCCGGGCGCGCGCGCGTGTGCCCACATGCGCACAGAAGGCTCAACCTTGCCCGCCAAGAAGAAATGCACAAAAAAACGATGAAAAACAGCGGCGTGGGCGTCCCTTGCCTGTTTCTCTTTCAGCAGCAACGGGAGAAAAGCGCAGAAAAAGGGATAGGCAAAGAAAAAGGGTGCATTCGCACACAAAAAAAAAGAAGTCAAAAAGAGGACATGCGAGACCGGTGGCCGCCGGAGCGTAAAAAGTCAATCGGAACACCGCCGCACGGCATCGAGCATGCCGAGGCCGCAAAAAAAAGGAGGGAGGTGCGACGCCGCTGCCTCGACGGACCGGCGCAGATAGACATTTGCAGAAAAAAAAATATTACCTTTTATTCGCTCGATGGTTGGGACCGGCCGGGGCCGTCGCGGTCCCTCCAGGCGCCGCGAATTTGCCTGCCGTCGGCAAAGACGCGCACGCCGAAACCGCAGACCCGCTCGTCGACCCATGTGCCTGCGTGCCGCGTGCCGTCGGTCCAGCAGTAGGTGCCCTGGCCACATCGTCGGCCGTTACGGAACTCGCCTTGGTACCGACTGCCCGACGGGTAGACGAGCGTGCCCTGCCCGCTGCAGGTGCCCTCTTGCCATTGCCCCGTGTAGACGCCGCCGGTGGCGTAGCGGCAGACACCGTTGCCGTGCTTGCGCCCGTGGTGCCAGTCGCCCTCGTAGACGGTCCCCGCGGCGTAGCGGTATGTTCCTCGGCCCTGTTTGCGTCCGTCCACCCAGCCGCCGTCGTAGGCATTGCCCGAGACAAAGGTGTAGACGCCGCGACCGTGGCGCGCGCCGTTTCTCCATTCGCCCTCGTACGACGATCCGTCGGCATAGCGACAGACGCCGCGGCCGTGATGGCGTCCGCCGTTCCACTCGCCCTCATATGCGGCGCCATCGGCACAGCGCTGGGTTCCCTGGCCGCACGGGAAGCCATCCTCGAATTGGCCATCGTAGGTGGTCCCGCACGGCTCGGTGCGCACGCCCCGGCCGTGGTACTTGTTTGACCTCCACTCGCCCTCGTATGTGCTGCCGTTGGCGTAGCGGCTCGCCCCACGACCGTGCCGCGCGTTGTTTTGCCAGTGGCCCTCATGGACGCCTCCGTCGTCGTAGCGCGCGACAGCGTATCCGTGGCGCTGGCCCTCTTTCCACCCGCCCTCGTAGCGGGTCCCCAATCCGTCGATGTGGACGCCGTGGCCATGGTATCTGCCGGCTTTCCACTGGCCCTCGTAGGAGCGCGCGACTCCTCTCGCGTCGGCCATGGGCAGGCTGTAGACCGCGCTCCTTGTGGGATGCGGCGCATCCGCACAGTGCACACTTGGAAGGCGCAGACACACGCCATACCCGTCCGGCAGGCCGTCGACGAGGTCGCCCCAATAGACCCAGTCCTTTTTCGCTGTCTCGGGCGGGCGCGCGATTACATCGATGATACACGCGCCGATGGCGGGGCCGCTATCAGCGTAGACGACCGAGGCCTGCGCACGGTAAAGCCAGCGCCAGTCCTTGCCGGCGTCCTGAAAGCGCATGTGGAGCAAATGCGGGCCAAAGCGCGCATGACAGAGGCCGCGCCATACGACCGGATCCATGGCGAGGCGATAGTGGCGCGCGCACGTCAGGGCCCATTGGACAACGGCGTCGGCGTCGGCCGTCGCCACGAGCACTGCCACGACGAGTTCGTCAGGCAGTCGATCGAAAGGATTGTCGGGCCAGTCAAAGGAGCAAGTTTTCGGCCTCTTGTTGGTGGTGGCGCGATGGAGGTCTTGTGGCCAACTAGCAGACGGATGCTCGTCGATCAGGCCCCTTTTGACTCCTCGGTCCATGCTCTTTTTCCCTTTCAAAAAACCTTTCTTTTCTCTGTTTTTGTGTTATGGGCCTTTTTTGCAAAACAAAAGACAAAACCTTTGCCGCCTTTTGTCGCCGCCCATTGGGGGTCTTTCGTTTTTTTTTTCGATTCGAATTCCTGTTCTGTGTCTGGCGTCGCCACATGGGCCTGCTCTCTCGGCAACGCCAGGCGACGCAAAAAAGGCCCAACACACAATGCCGCCCCATTACGCCATTGGCACAATTCCAAAAGGCAGTTTTTTTGCAAACCGGCATCGAAAGGCCTGCAGCGCTGCGCCGGCGTCGCTGCGCGGGTTGCGCGCATGGGCCAAAACCAAAAAGCGCAAGCACCTCCAACCGGACCCATCGATTTTCTCTTTTGCATGCGAGACAAAAGAAAAAAAAAGAAAAATCATGGCTTTCCGTGCTTTTCCCCGCCTCGTCCTTCCTTGCGCGTGCGGGGTTTGCCTTTTTTTAGAATAAATAATAAATGCGCTAATTGGTTGTTGTTGTTGTGGCCCGGCCAATGCGCGCCATAAACAAGGCCCACAAAATGGCTGCCGGCAGCAAGCGAGAGAGCAAAGCGCACTGCAAATCATCAAGACAACAACCTCTGACCCCGTCAAACAATCGTCACCCACAATTACCTCGACAATAATCACTATGGGCAACCGTTTGTTTTCGGCGACTCCCTCCTTTGCCGACGCCACCGGCACGCCATCACAGACCATCGCGGGGAGCCTGCAGGACGCGATCAACCACGACCGTACTTTTACCCCGTCAACCTCTGGCGCGACCAAGACCATCAACGTGCGCATCCCCTACATGCTCGACAATCCGCTCATCACCATGCTCGCGACCGAGGGCGTCGCGGCCCTCAAGGCCCTGTTGGTGACAGACAGCGCCGACATAAACCTTGCCAATGCACAGGGGCTGACGTTGCTTCACGTCGCGGCCATTCGGGACGACGCGGCGCTGATCGAGACGCTCATCGACGCCGGCGCGCACATCAACGCCACCGACCGCATGGGCAACACGCCGCTCCACATTGCGCAGTTTATGCGTATGTGCAACGCGGTCAAGGCCCTAGAGAGGCGAGGTGCCGACGATCAGGTTGTCAATGACGCCGGCGTCAAACCGTCGGGCATGCCCGCGCTACTCGCTGATCCCGCCCAGGTCACCGAGCCCTATGTCGATTTCATCCGTCGATTCGACGCACGCTCTTTTGGGCAGTCGATCGTGGTGTCGACGTCGAGGCCCATGTCGGTGCCGCTCTCGCTTTATGCCGACGACCTAAATCTCTTGATCAACTCGGGCCTGTCGAGCGCGACGCTGGCGCCTGGCGGATTTACGCTCCTCCACACAGCGGCCTTTTTCGGCAGAAGCGACATGGCCGTCGCGGCCATCAACGCAGGTCTGTCTGTCGACGCCCGCGACGACAAGGGCAACACGCCGTTGCACATTGCCTGTGCGCTCGGCCACGGGATGTTGGCGCAGACGTTCGTTGCGCGCGGTGCCGATGTCGGCATCCAAGACGCGCGTGGCAAGACGGCCTTTGAACTGACGCGCGCCACCGACACGTATCGCCTCTATGCCGACTATTCCCATCCACGCCGTTCATAAACACATGTCGCCCCTTTTTCTTTTTTTTTAAAATTCGAATGATGATTTATGTTTTCTTTTTTTTGGGCATGTTGGCGGGATCGCAGTGTCGCATTGTGTGTCGCCTGTGTTTTTTTTATGAGGTTCTTTTGGGTTGGCTAGACACATAGGGATTCGTCGGCGAGGTCGCACCGCCGAGGGGCGCCGCCAACGACGAGGCGGACAAGGCATGGGCAGGCGCCACCGACGTCATCTCACACGAGTCTGTCAGAGTGCGGTCAGGGTGGGCGTCAGCGGGCAAGACAAACCAGGCGGCGCCGAGGGTCCACGCGTACGCAGCCAGCATGACGCCGCCGCCGGCGAGGGTCGTCCAGTCAAAGTAGGCCTTGACGTCGTCGGCCGCCGGCACCAGCAAGAGTACGGCGAGCGCGCCCGTGTAGCCGGGCAACTGGCACACGACGTTGAGCAGCATGGCGTCGACGGGCGTGGCCGACGCTGCCACGAGACGTTCGATGATGACGCCGCCGCCGGCAAAGGGCACCACACCCAGGTAGTAGCCGAGACCGCTCACGACGAGAAAGGGCAGCGGCGGCACGGCATCAACGAGGCCCAGCACGCCGCCGAGGATCATGAGCGCGCCGGCGACGAGGCCCAATGCGTTGACCGCCATAAAGGCGCGTCGGTTGCCGCCAACGAGGACAAAGGGCGCGTACAAGAGACAGGCACCAAGGCACGTCGCACGTCGGCGACGATCCAGTGCCACCATGGGGCATCGGCGCCCAAGAGGTCCGTGGCAAAGACGTCTCTGACGCCGCGCACCGCCTGCAATACCGTGTTGTTGACGGCCAGCCCCAAGAGGGGCGCCCAATGGCGGCGGAGCCATGTGAGATCAGTGGCCAAGGTGCCGCCGGTGCGTCGCACGCGTGCCGCCGCGTCGGCCTCGGTCGCGCGCGGACTCGCCGCCAATGCCACGGCGGCCACCAGCATGGGCATGAACGCCAAGGCACTCACGGTCGCCGGCATCCACCGATAGGCTGTTTCATTGTCGTCATTGTCGTCGCCGCCACCTCCCAAAAGGTGGTCTTTGATTGCGGGTGCGATGGCGCGCGAGATGGCCGATGACACGAGCATGCACGCCGTGGCCGCCGGCATCAGGGCATCGGACGCGCGTCGTCCTTGCGCGTAGCCAATGTAGACGCAAAAGGCCCATGAAAAGAAAAATGAGCCCACAAAGCGACTGACGACACGCACCGAGACGTCGTCAATGGCAAAAAACAGGTTGGGCATGGCCGAAAACACGAGGGCAAACCCGACAAGGCCCACGGGGCGCCACCACCCGGCGGTGAGGCGACGCCGCGCCGGCGTGATCAATGTAGTAGCAAACCCAAGGGGCATGGCGGCCGCTCTGGCGATCGACATCAGGGCCTTGGTCGTGTAGGGACCCCCGCCGGGCCGATCGGCAATCTCGGTCGTGAGGGCAAACACGACAAAGTTGGGCACCAGCACGGCGAGCCAGTAGAGGCCGGCCGCCGGCGCCATCCACGCCGCCGTCGCCCACACGCGCTGACCCGCCCATTGGCGCCACTGGGTCCACCGCCGACGGCCACATCGAGTGCGCCCCGCGCATGCGACGCCCACAGTAGATGCCACGGTGCCAACCTCTAGGGTGATGGGCGCCACGACGCCGAGCGGTACCGGCGGCGCGCTGTCGACGGTCGAACCCTTGGACGTGCGTCGTGGTCTCGCGATCGTTGCTTCTTGCACACCAATGCCCGTCTTTGGATTGATATTGATTGCGCCTTGGGCGCCGACAAGGCCACGCCGGTGTCGTTCATGGCTCTTGTGACCCATAATGTAGCGTGCGGCTCTCTCTTGCGAGAGCGTCGACCCATCGGTCGCAATCGCCGGTCGAGACCAGATCGCGGGGACCCAGCAATGCCCACGGCCAACATGCCCGCAAGCCAAAACAACACGCAAAGGTGCAAACAATGAGTTCGTAAGGTCACAAAAATAGGAAAAAAAATGCAAAAAAAAGTTGTGATCTCCAGGTGGCGCCTTGTTTCTTTTGTCTTTTCTTTGGGTGTTTATGGTGGTGCCTCTAGTCCGCCGACAGCCAAGGCGCCAGCCAGAGCGATTCGTTGCCCCAAAAGACAGCAACCCGCGCCGGCCAAAGTGAGAACATGACAACAACAAGAGACGCAACCAAAGACTAGACAAAAAGGAGGAAAAAGGCAGACGCCCAAAAAGGGCGCAAAGGTTACGGGAACCGCGCAATAGGGAGGGAAAAACAAGAGGCGCCAGGAGACCAAAAGAGAGGCCACCGTACGGAAAAGAGCGGCGCTGCATTGTTGCTGTGATGACGTCGAGCCAGAGGGTCCTCGTGCTGTGGGCCGTCGCCGTCGGTCTTTTCGTGATTGTGGCGAGCGCCGAGGCCCCGCCACGGACCGGCTGTGGCGCGCGTGCCTATGCCGACTCGTGCGTGGACGCCTGTTGCGCCTGGTGTCCTGCGACCGCCGCCAACGTGACCGTCATCGCATTGGCCAGGCTGTGCCCAGCAACAACAAACAACAACAGCGACGACAAACAAAAGGCGGACACGAGATTTTTGTCGGGGCCAACGGCTCCACTGCGGCGACGGCCAAGGGCTCGTGTCACGAGCGCGGCCGCGCGCCGTGCGGACCCAACGCCATCGTGCGTCCGGCCTCGGAATGCTACATTGAACTGGTCGTGTCCATCGGGTCGGTATTTGGCGTGATCGCGCTCGCCATGGCCGCCTGCTATGCGCGCCGTCGATGGATGCGTCGACGCGCGGCACGCACACAAGCCACCCGACAACGCCAAAAGAGCGGACGCGCACACTCTTCTCATCACAAGACGCTCACCATGGTCGACATTCCCTATGCGCAGTCGGCCGACGGCACGGTGGTCTATTATGCGTCACCCTATGCGGTCGCGCGAGATGTCGAGTACGCCACGGTCTTGATCGACGAGGAGGGCGGCGACAATGGTGACGGCGGCGCCGGGTGTTCTCCGTGTCGCGTGCGCGTTGACGCGGGCCACTATTGCATGTGGCGCTGGCCTTGTGCCTTTGTTTTTATTTTCGGACGCGCCCGCCAGACCTAGGGCCAACAAAAAATACAGCAATGTGGGGAGGAAAAAAGAGGGAAAAAAAAGAATCGTGCTGGCAAAGTGGGGAGGGGGAGGCGGGCGCCCAGAGGGCCGACGGCGTGGAAACCTTTTTTTTTTCCCGCAGATCCTGGCGCACTGCCGCGTCCGCGGCGGCACGGTCGTCGTAGAGGAGACAGGGAGCAACGAGGCAATGTTGACTGGAAACCACGCCATTGCCCGTGTCGTCGCGCCGACGGGCGCAATTCGCGTCAATCTAGAGCAAAAAGAGTGAGACCACCGCTCGTTGATCCACCATGCCGCACAAGCACCACACGCCCCGCTGCCACCCGTCCTCCTCTTCTTCGTCCTCTTGTTCGTCATCGTCGTCCCATCGCCATCACGACCCGCCCGTGGTCGTCGTCAATGTTGAGCGCGACGATGACAGCAGACGATCAGACGATGACGATTTTGATAGGCAGGACCGACGCCGCGCCTTTGGCGGCAATGGCAATGGTGGCGGCGGATTCCCGCGCACAGGCGGCAACTTTACCGTGATCCCCGTTCCGGGTCCCATCGGACCGCCCGGTCCTGCGGGTGTGGGTATCGCCGGGCCACCTGGCCCCGCCGGTCCCGCTGGCCCTGCTGGTCCTCCGGGTTTGCCAGGCACCGCCGGCCCGGCCGGCCCACCCGGCACCCCCGGCACTGTTGGACCGCCGGGTCCGCCGGGTGTCCCGCTGGCCGCCATCGGATTCAGCAGCCTTATCGTCCCCGGAACCGACCTCGCTATTCCCGTTGCGGGCACAACGCCGGTGACGCCCTTTGAGACGGCCAGTAGACCGGGTCTGTACAACACGGGCTCTTTTGACGGCACGACCTTTACCGCACCCGTGGCGTCGACCTACCGCTTCAGCGCGGCAGTGTTCATTCCCGACGTGGTGGTCACCGTGCTCGGGGCCACGCTCACGCTCAACCTCTTGCTGACGCCCACCGTGGGCGCGCCGGTCGTTGTACGGAGCAACAGCATCCCCACTGTTGGGGGTCTCGTGGGCGTCACCCTGGGCGGCATAACGCTGTCGGTCGAGGGCACGCTCGACTTGGTGCCCGGCGACGCCGTGTCGCTCACCCTCACCAACGCCACGGCGCTCGCGATCGCACTGACGCTGGGCGACGCCGGTACCGAGACGGCCACCTGGTTTGACGGCAACGCCACCGGCCAGCCGGCTGTCGCGCCCTAATCGCCCATCCGCGTGTGGAACAACAACCAGACCCGCAGGAAAAACCTTGTCTTCTTGTGCAAAAAAGAAAGACACCAAAAGAAAAAAAATACATTGCAAATAAAAAAGGCCAAGCAATCAGAATGTGCACATGGTTTTCTTCTCTGTCTCTTTGTCTCTGTCTTTTTTTTCTGGAGGCGGCACCCAGGTTTTGTTGCAGCCTACCTCTGATGGGCCTAAAGGGCAGCGAGGGGAAAAAAAGTCGACCACCGAGATTCTGGTTGACACCAACAAAATGGCATGCGGAACAAAAGGTCTGAACACAACGGAACAGACGAACCAATCCTGGTCGAATGTCGAGTGTGTGTGTGTGTGTTGTGCGTGCAGTAGTTTCATAAAAAATCGCTTCACCCCAACCAACCAAAAACGAGGGCGTCCATTTTTATCTTTTTTTTCGAAAAAACAAAAGAAAGAACAACAGACAAAGATGGCCGCGATCGAGTGCAATGGCACAGACGACGGCAGCCTTTTCCAAAGACTGCCGGACGAACTCGTCCTGGCAGTATTGCGGGCGACGCGCGATCCTCGTGCGATTGTGCGCTTTGGCGAGACATGTCGCCGCCTGCACACCCTTGCGGCCGACGACGGTCTGTGGAAGGACATGTGCGCGCAATCCGCCCACGGCTTGCCGCCCCACGTCCACTTTGCTGCCTTTGGCAAAAACTGGCAATGGTTGTACCGCGCGCGGCTGCCCCTGTCTGTGACCAAGCGCAAACAGAGGCCCTCGTCGGTGGGCGCCGCCAACCGCGACGACGGTGACGCCTACCAGGGCGACTTTCGCCGCAAGCGCCGTCATGGATACGGCCGCGCAGTGATCAACACCGCGCACGGCGCCTACGTCTACGAAGGCCAATGGGCGCATAACAAACAAGACGGCCGAGGCGCCGCCATGTGGCCCGGAGGCACATGCCACCGCGGTGGCTGGGCCGATGGCAAGAGACACGGCCGAGGCACCGTGACCTATGGCGACGGTCACATATACGAGGCTGAATGGGTCAAGAACAAGGTCGTCGGACCTGGTGTGCACATTCTGCCTGATGGAGAGCGCCGCCCATGCGAACGAGTCGATGGCAAGTGGCGCGACACGGTCCAACACATCAACGACAAACAAGAGGGACAATCACTTCCGCTGGCGCCACGATATGCGACCGCCGTCGCGGCTCTGTTTCAACCGGGCCGCTACACGATCTGCCACGATGAAGAGTATGGCATGCGCGCCGAGCAGTGGGAAAACCAGAGGCGCACGCGCGGGTTTGACGACACCGAGACGTGGTCTTTGGACTCGGTCCTCGCCCAATTTGCCATTGATCTCGTCGACGCTCTTGCCACGGACATGGAACCGGCGCCGCGACCCGGCCTTGCTGATCGCGCGCAGGCCATGCAAAAGGCACTGGCGGAATTTGCCGCCGACGGCGTGGAGCCTGTGCCAACGACGAGATTGTCATGGCCAATGCGGGCGTTGAGAGCCTGTGCGTGCTCATCGGTCAATGGCCGGCATTTGGTGAGGCCTTTGCGCGGTTTGCCGTCCCACGTCTCGATGCATTTGACCGAGCACGTGTCGGCTACGTGGACGGTATGACCGACGCTCAGTGGAGCCGCTGCATACAGGCCATCGCCGAGTCGATCCAACATGCAGCGGCACACGGCGGGCCGCCGCCGGACAACTTTGCGCTTTTGCGCGAGCACTTTTTCTCCTTGTGGCATTAGTGTCGACCCCCCCCCGGCCCCAACCTAGCCCCTCTTTTTTTGTTGCCTATTTTCCCGAGTAAAACACAAAAAAAGAGTTTTCTTTCCTTCCAGGCTTTGGGTTTTCTGTGCGTCTCGATAAAAATATTTAATATGTCACCAGGCTGTCGCTGCAGGATGGGACGCCGACGTCGCAAAAAACTTTCAAGCCTGGCTTGCGACCAAAGTGCAAAAGAAAGAAGGAGGCGGCTGCGAGCAAAGGCCCCAATGCAGCGGCCCCGCTGCCGGGAGCAAAAGGGCAGAGGTTTTCGGAGTTGTATTTTCTTTTTTTCTTTTTTCTCCTATCAAAAAAAAAGAAAAAAAGGATTTGTTTTTTGCGTCGACGGGGACGTGTGCGCGATGGGCGAAAAGAGGCGCGGTGGCCTTGCGTCTCCCTACGTGGCGCTCGCGCCTTTCATTCCGTCTTTTTTGGTCTCACGCATGGGTGCCTTTAGGCGCGGGCGTTGTTGGCGGCGACACCAAGAAGGCAGCCACGGCCGACGACGGCCTTGACGTTGACATAGACGAGCCCGCCCTCGACTGGGAAACCCGTGATGCCGACGATCGACGACGTATAGTCGGTGTTGGGCGCGAGGGCGCGGTCGCGCTCCTCGACAAAGGCCTCCCATGTGTCCTCGACGTCGACCAGCGACGCGTTGATCGACACGACATCCTCCAGGCCGCGGCAGCCGGCCTCGACGAGGGCCGCGTGCACGTTCCTAAAAGTCTGGCGGGCCTGCTCGCGCACGCCGCCGCGCACCAGACGCGACCGCTCGGTGTAGGCCCAGATGCCGGCCAGGGTCACCTCCTTGCCGTAGCGCACGGCCAGAGCGCTGCGCGGCTTGCCGCCCGGCAGCGCCATCGACAGGTGGGGCGGCTTGGGGTAGGCCACCACGCACCCGCTCGTGCTGATTCCTCCATGCGCAGCCTTGACACTGTTGGCCTTGGCGACAGCATCAAGGTGGCCGCGCGGCAGCGGGCACCCGCGCCCGACAACGGCCACGGCGTCGACGTGGACGAGGCCGCCGGGCACCGGGAACCCGGTGATGCCCACGACCGACGACGTGTACTCGACATGGTCGCCCATGATCTTGAGGCGCTCCTCGAAAAAGGGCTCGGCCGTGGCGGCCAGGTCGACGAGCGCCACGGACATGGAGGTGAGGTCTTCGAGACCGCGGCAGCCAGCGGCCACCAGGCGTCGTGGATGTTGCGAAACACCTGCTTGGTCTGGGCACGCGCACGGTCCCCGACCGAAAGGCTGTCGTCGTCGTCGGCCACCAAAAGGCCGTGGCGCCCGTAGGCCCAGATGCCCGACAGGGTCACCTCCTTGCCGTAGCGCACCGACTGGGCGTAGCAGAGCGGCGCGTCGAGTGCCGACGCCAGCCGTACGGGCAGCGGTTGCGTCACGACGCATCCGTGGCGCTTGGACCTTTTCTTGTCCTCGTCTGCGTGGTCCTTCTTCCTCTTGCTCTTGTCGACCTTGGCGCTGCTGGCGTGCACGGGCTTGTCGCCGCTGTCATGGCCGTCGTCGCCATCCTTGTCGTGATCGCCGTCGACGAGGGCCACGCCGTCGTACTCCTTGTGCTCGGTGTCGTCATCATCGTCCTCCTTTTGGTGGTTGTCGACGGGGTACTTGCCTTGCGGCGGCTGTACTCCTTTTTCTTTTCGCCGTCGGCAGACTTGCGCGCGTCACGAGACATGGTCAGTTTTTTCGGTGGTCGGTCAACAACGACGGGCTTTTTTTTTCTTTGAGGAGGCGACCCGACTGTCAGAGGATGGCGGACAAGGGATTTGGGGGAGGCGGGGGGGGGGGGAAAGACGTCAAGACGAGAAAGAAAAGAGGACGGCTTTGCTTCATCTGCGACCCACAAGAGACCCGTCGGGTGACGTACCTCTTGCGGGCGTCGCCATGGCGGCGCACGCCTGCGTATGTGGCCTTTTGGAATATTACGTGACCCCCATCCGTTGGACCCGCGCGCTCGGGTGGGCGTACCTCGTCCTGCGGCGTCCTTGTCTGCGCCCTGCCCCCGTGTGGGGACAATATGTCTGCGCCCTTGCACGAGAGCAAAAAAAAGGAACCAAAAAAGGTGGGCGGCGCAGATGGCGGGCAGGCCGCCTCGCGTCGGAAAGCGATCAGCCAAAAATGCTTTTCCTTTTTTTATTTTTTTCATACGATTTATCACAATTTCTTATTATCTAGTCCCGGCCTGCGGCGGCAGTGCTCGCAGGCACGCCGCCGGCGCCGCAAAAAAAAGACATGAGACGCACAGGGCGCAACATTATCCCACCCGAGACAAAGACGACGCCCGGCCAGACGGTCAAGGTGACGGACTCATGGTCAGGAGCGTGGCAAAGGCCTCGGGACCAAGACCGAGCGCGCAGCGCGCCGGCGACAGGATGTCGGCCAACATGCGCACGGAACGACTCTGCGAGGCGGCATCGTCGTCGTCGCCACCGCAGCCGTTCCCCTCTGCGCTGTTGGCGAGGGCGTGCGCCACGGCGGCCCGCAGCGCGTCGGCATAGGCGCGTCGATCGGCGGAGCGGCGCACGGCCGCGTAGACACTGTCGTAGAGCGGCGCAAACAGGGGCTTGGTGTCGACCTTGACGGCGGCCACGAGCATGGCCGCGAGGGCCTCGGGTCGGTCGTCAAAGTCGGGGTGAAAATCGCCGCCGCCCATTTCTTTGTGTGGTTTTTCTTGGTGTGTGCGTGTCCCCCACGAGAGAGCCGTTGCGGTTTCCCATTGCCCGCATGCCTTTTTTTTTCGACTCTTGCCCATCTCGCCCAGTCGCCCGTCCCCGTGCGTATACACGGCCCCCCTTGCGCGCCCGCTGTTCTTTTTTGTTGTGATTTTTTGGGTTTTTTACAGCGCCAATTTTTGGTGCCCACCGGTTCTGCAGCGGACAGCGCTCGGCAAGAGGGCACAAGGCGCAACAAAGGACGCCAACAAGTGCCGCTTTTTTGTTCAAAAAAGGGGTCAAAAGATTGGCCCTGGCGGAACCGAGACTGACGACGGCAGCGTGCATTTGTAAAATTCACCAATTGCATCGTAATGTTCCTTTTTTTTATTCTTTATTCGGCCGCCCACGGACGAGTGCGCCCACTCTTTGTGGCCGCTCGGCCGGCGCCCCTTCCCTCTTCTCGAAAAGAAAAAAGAAAACGAAAAGGATCGCCGTTGGGGCATAAAAAGGGCACGGCCGCCAGGCCACCGACGATCTGGCACCCGCGAAAAAAAAAGGATGCGCACGGCAAAAAAGAGGGAGCGAAAAAGTGCACAAAACAAATCTTGATCTCACATGCCCTCGGCATGAACACAAAAGGATGGTACAGCCGGAGGACGGTCGTCGCCATAAGGGCGACCTCGGACGCGATCACTGTGCCCCGGTCGGCACGCGGTCAGGCCCCGGACCAAGACGACCCCCTGGGCGTCGAGCACGAGGAGGCACCCGCCTCTGGCAACAGATCGCCGGTCGAGTCGCGCTCTGTCATGCCGCCGCGTAAGCGACCCCTGTCTCGATCGGCGGTGCCGCCGGCGCCCAAGCGCACATGCGATCGGTCGCCACCGACGGACGACAAACACCGGGACCTCTACGAACCCCAGGCACACGAACGTTACGAGAGCGACAGGGCCGACGCATCGCCAAGAGCGCAGCGTCAATCACCCTTGTGCTCTGCGGCGGCATCACCAACGTCATCTTTGCCTTTATCACCAGTATCGCAATCGTCAAATCATGGCGCCCTGCATGTCGATGGCGACTGCGCAATGCGGTACGACACTGTCGGCGGCGAAAACGCCGATGGCGGTGGCGACGGCGATGACAAGGCGACAAACCATGGGAGAGGCGACGACACTAAAACCAAACTCGCCAGGGACGGCGTCATCGGCCACAACCGCGCTGGCAACGCCATTGAGCGGCCACACGGCCACACGAGACAAAGGCGCTCATGGAGTGACGACAGCGATAATGATGTTGATGATGCCAACGACGTCGATGAAAACGAATCCCGGCCCCAACGCGCACACTGCCTCGGCACGGACCTTGCCCCATGCAATCGACAGCGACCTCGACGCACAGAGCGACGATGGCGGTGATCTTGACGCACACAAGGACGCGGACAGTGACCTTGGCACGCAAGGCGATGATGACGATGACAGTGATCACGATCTGCAAAGCGACAGAGAATACGAGCCGACCGCCGAGGACTGGCAAAGGTCGCCGGCGACGGCAGTCGCCGTGGGTCTGCGCGCCGAGGCCCGGCGCCTGGAGCGGCTGTGTCGCGTCAACGAGGCCGTGTGGCGGCAGACCGAGTCGGCCCTCGAAGGCGTGCGCTATGCCATCAAGCGACTCGACCGCATGGCCGCCTGCGGCCGCTGACTTTTCCGCACTCTCCAACGCGATCATTCCTTTTTCCTTTTTTTTCTGATTCTTCTTTTATGATTTCTTTGCGTCAAGACCAAAAAAACAAATGCAAGAAAAATTAAAAAAGAATGAGGGAAAATTAAGAGATGGTTGGCATGTATGGTTTTTTTGCAGTGTCTGGTTGCGCGCGCGGGGAAAACAATGACCTGACAAAGAAAGAGGGCGTGCGGGCCGGTTGTTGGCGATGCCGGTTGTCGGACGCCTCTGTCGGGCGGCGGCGGCCTGTCCCTGCGCGTTGTTTTTGTTTCTTTTTTGCACATTTTCCTTTGTGTTTTATTCTTTTTATTCTTTTCAAAAGTTGGTGCGATCCTGGCGCGCTCACACGAGCACAGACTGCCACGACCATAATGCGCCGTTGTCTCCACCATCTACATCAAGGACATACTCGCCCTCGGCGTCCTCGACGATGGGCACGTCATTGCCCTCATCGAGATCAAGGTAATCGTCGACCCAATCGGTACGGTCGGAATAGACTGCCACCGCGCGGGGCGCGTGCACACGAAAGCGGTGGCGGTCCACGGGCTCCAGCGCGAGGCCGCGCGCGAGCGCCATGTCCTCGGCCAGCCGCACCATGAGGCGCTCCTCGTAGGGGGTCATCGAGAGCGGCTGCAGCCGCAAGAGATTGCGCCAGGTCTGGGCCGTCTGCTCGTAGATGGCGTGCGTATCGAGGAGGGCCTCGCCAGCGGGATCGTCGAGAACTTGGGCGATGGCCGGTCCCCACACGTCGCGTGCGCGCGGTCCGATCTCAAAGACCAACGGCGTCGTCTGCATGGCGTGCACCGCCAGGACGCCGCACTGGTCAAAGAGTCGCGCGGCGACGGCCTCAAACAGGTCATAGTCGTCGTCGCTCTCGGCGTTCACCCATATGCGCCGCGCGTTGGGGTCCCGATCGAGCAGGTTGCAGATCTGCGCCGTCAGCGCGTCCGCGCGTATGTCAAAGGCCTCATCTCGGTCTATGTTCATCGTCGGTTGTCGTTGCTGACTCGCGCTGATGCCTTTTCTTTTTAATTTGGTTTTTTAAATTTGTTTTTATGCCGTATTGGGCTCGGATGTTTCTGGCGGCGGCCTCCCTTGGAGAGAATGGCGCCACAAGCGCGCGCCGGGCGCCTGTTTTCAAGACAGGCGACACGCACACGGCAAGCCCATCACCGCGCAAGGCGGTCCTCATTCTCACCAAGATACAAAAAGAAAAAGAAAAAATCCAGAAAAATAGGTTGTAAAGAAAATCCCAGAAAAAGACGGTCCAATGATAGACGACTTTTTTCGCGTAGCCGCCGATGGCCCCGTGTTTGCACACCTGGCAAGACCCGACGGATCGCAAAGAGCAGACCGACAACAACAGCGGCAGTGGAACACACAAGACCGAAACCCAAAAAGAGTTGGACCCAAGGCGCCCATTGATCGTCTGGGTTTGCGACAAAAGAAACAAAGAAAAAAGGCAGGAAAAAAGGGCGAGGGACCCAAAAGAGGCGCGACCAGTGCGCTGCACAGGGAAACCAAGGGCGCAACGGCGTCACGATAAAAAGACTTTAAGAAAAAGGACGACCCACAGCATGGAGAGAAAAAGGACCAACAGGATCTTTTGGCGCCTGCCCTGCCGCAAGCGCCAGCGGCGCCAACGCGACGCACGGAACCACCGCCGGTTGCCGTCATCGGTCATGAGTGGCTGCGCCAACAATCGCCGCAACGACGACGAGGGCGGCGGAAAAGGCAATACTCGCGTGCCGTCGGTGTCGCACATGCCCGACGAGTTGATCGAGCGCGTTCTCGGCCTCTTATCGGGTCGCGATCTGGCGGCGGCGGCGTGCACGTGCCGCGCGGTGGCCCGTGTAGCCGACTGCGAGCGCCTGTGGAAGGCAGTCTATCGGCGAGATGTTTGCGCCGCGGGTCCGCCCATCGAGCACATTGACCACGAGGCCCACGGCAAGAGCACGCGCTGGCTCTATGGTCTGATGGCCGCACTCGTCGGCCGCGTGCGCATCGGACCCACCGGACGTCTCACCGCACGGATCGCCGGACCCGACGGCATCGTCACGCACTCGGGCGAATTTGTCGTCGTGGTTTCCGAAAAGACCGGCTACGCCGAGTTTGTGCTCGACGGCTATGGAGCAAAGCGCCAATTTTACGGCAGTGCCTACATTCATGAGGGTCAGTTTGTGCGCGGCGTGCTCGGCGGCGTCGGCCGGTCCGCCCTGATGCACAAGGCGATCGACGGCGGTGGCGTCCACATGACATCGCGAGGTCCGTTTGTCGGCGGACTGCCGCACGGCCTCATGCGTGTTGAATACGACACGGGCACCGTGGAATTTGCCGAATACGTGCAAAACAAGGCCAACGGTCGATTCTTTCGTGTGGAGCCCGACGGATCAGCCGATGCCGGCTCTGTGGTGACGCCCGACACACACTGTGACAGGCCCGGCGTGGAGCGCCTGCCTCGGGCGTGCTGCGCGACTATATTGCCAACGGTTGCGGCGAGCCCATGGCGCTGATTGAGCGCTACAATCGGGCCTTGCCGCGCACCGATGAACCGACCATGCGCTGTGCGTCCAAGCACAAGGACGGCACCCACATCATACACTGGACGCGTCGACAAATGCCGGGCGCCGCTCCAGCCTGTGTGTGCCTGTGTGCGCGCGGCGTCGTAAGGGCCAACTACAAGGGCGACGTGGTCGTCGCAGACGCTGACGGGCTGTGCTTTCTGGCAATCGGGCACACGCACCCCGACCCTCGACTTGCCGGCCGCCGTTGGATAGCGAGGGCCGACGTGAAGCGCGCCTCGCATGACGCCGCCAGCGACATCCTCGACAGTTTGTCGCCATCGGGTACTCAGACAGGAGAGGAGCCAACCGAAGTGCGCGTGTGCAGATTCGCTGCGCGCCTGGGCCAAGTCACGGCCGACACGTTGGTCCCGCTCTTGGAGGGCGCGCTCCTCAAGCCGACGCACACATTTTGTGCAGCATGGGCCGACTGTCGTGATCGTGCCGATTTGCACAACGGCAACTCTTGCAATCATGACGACGCCTCACCCTTTGGTATCGCTGTCGTCGTCACTGGCGATGACGTCAAAGGCGACGATGCGAGGGCGGCGACCGATTCAGAGGCGCGCCCCTATGTGCACTGCTTTCTGGCCGGTGCACGGGTGCCTGCCGACGAGTGTGCTCTCTTTGCCAGCGGCCGCTTTTACCGCGCCGACCTGCTCCGCGACTGGATCGCCTTTGCACCGTGCGATCCCGAGACGGGCGACTCAGTGGCGCCCAACATTGCGCCGATCGCATGGCGACCGTGGATGCAGCACGCGCCGCCCGCCATCTTGAACTGGGCTGTGCGCGATCTGTCGACCTGGCTCACACTCGCCGGCAAGTCGGTCGTCCTGTTTGATCGTGCCATTGCGGATCTCTTGCGTGCCGCGGTGGTCGGCGCGCTGGGTACGCCCATGCGCTCGGGCCTCGATGTGCTCACGGCGGCAGCCACACGCTTGTGGAAGCGCAAACAATGCGACAGCGACAACAACGGTAACAGCGATGGCGATGCCGCGGACGACGCCGCAGGGGCAAGCATTACACGTGATGACAACAACGACCCCTGTCACTCGACGCTCATACCTGGCTTTGACCACATTACGCTCGACCACCTCGAATTGAGGCATCCACAGTGGGATCCACGCGGACCGTGGACCTTTGGACCGCCGGTCATGCCGATTGAGGACCCGACCATGGGGGACCACGAGCGAGATCCCGACGGCCCGCCCGACCGGTTTGTCCAGTCGCACGACATCCTCCGTGTGGCCCTCGACGGCCCCAGCGTGTCCTTTGTGGGCGCTCGGCTGCGCAATGTGTTTTTCTTTGGCCACGCCTTTCGCGGCGCCTCCTTTGCCGCCGCCTCGCTGGATCGGTGCGCCTTTGTCGGCTGCACCTTTGACGACGACTGTGTCTTTGCCCGCGCCGTGCTCACCGACTGTGGATTTTACGCATGCCGCAATGTGCGCGATCGAACCGTCGACGCGTCTGTCATCAAGGCCGCCTTTCACGCCATTGTGTTATGATCAAAACTTGTCCTTGACACTACCCCACCGGCTGCATAGCATACGCTCTCTTTTCAGACAAGTCGGCTGGGACGTGATCGACCCGGCCCCTGAACCCGTCTGCTTTGTTGTCTTGTTGAATTATAAACACTCTTTGTCGCAATAGGACCAAAAAAAAAACACTTGCGCGCTGGCCGTGGCTGACTGCGCATTTTGCACGCACGATTTGCAACCTACGGGCCACATCGACGAGTTTTATTTTTTGTTTTGCTTGGGACCGACTCGGCCGTGCTGGCCGCTTAGCACTGGCCGAACTGACCACCACTGCCCTCTATCCAACCGCGAAAACCCAGATTTTACGAAAAAAAAATAAAAAGGTAGAGGGAATGGACCCAGCCGCTTGCCAAATATTGATGCCAAGTATTTTTTTGTCGCCCATCGAAAGGAGGAAAAAAAGAAAGGCATCTTTGTCTGTGTGGGGCAGATGGGCGCAAAAGAGGCAGCACAGAGATCAAGCGGCACAGTCAGACGGGCACGATGTCGCGGTCTCGCTGGGGTTGCAATGCCTGCCGCCGCAAATGACCCACACCGACTGCCACCAGTCGCAGGCCTCGCGCCTAAAGACGTCGGTACCATCCTCCAGGGCAAAGTGGGGCTCGACATCGATGATCAACGAAGTGTAGTTTGCCTGGGTGCCATATGGCGCCGCGACCAAGTCTGGGCTGTAGGTGCCATCGTGCATGAATCCGGTGAGGAGGTCCATCATGGCGGTGCCCAGTCCGTGCTCGGGTCCCGCGGGCATCGTCGGCACGGGCACCTGGTCGCACGAGGGCGGGAATCCAAATGAACCGGCAAAGCAGCCGCGATCGAAAAAGTAGGCCTCCTCGACCGTGTGGTAGGCGCCGAGGGCCGGCGGGCAAAAGCCGGCGTGTGCACAAAGAGCCAACGGTACGCGACCGAGCCGCCGGCGTGGTCCATCTGCTGGTAGGTATTGTCCTGCGTGCACACGTAGAGATTGTCCGTGTCGATGGCCGAAATCGCGTGGTACCAGGTGCCCCACTCGCCGATCGGGTAGAGGCTGTCGGGGTCTGCGATGCGGTGGGCGCCATACTGCGAGGTGACAAACGAGACATAGTCTTGGCGCGTGGCGTTGAAGCCGTACGAGCGCACCTGCAGCGAGTTGGACTCGTTGATGGCGTTGGAGATGATGGTGGGCACGCGCTGGTAGTTGCCCTCGCGGAAGCGCTTCATCGGGTGTTCGACAACGACGACGCCATCGATGGGCGGGCGCGGCTTGCTCATCTCGGGGAGCGCATTCTGGATGGGCATAAAGGCAGAGGCGTCGGCCGCACGCAGGCAGTCGAGCGCAGCCGAACCGGCGTCGGGACAGCCCAACTGAGCCAAAACACGACCAGTTATGTTGCGCATCGAGGCGCGATCGCCCAGTTCGGCGACGCCGCCACTGATGACCACGGCGCGGTCAAAGAGACCATAGGCCATGGGCGACGTGAGGAGCATCTGGGTGGCGATGGCGCCCGACGAGGTGCCCGACAGGGTGATGCTGTTGGGGTTACCGCCAAAGTCGGCAATGTTGGCCCTGAGCCACTTGAGGACCTGCATAATGTCCATGAGGCCAAAGTTGCCATAGGTGCCACGAGTCGTCGAGGAACGGCTCGTGGCCCGTCAGTCCGCCGAGGAGGCCCAGGCGATGCTGCGGGTTGACAAAGAGGACGCCGGTGCGCTCGACCAGGCGCGAGCCGTCGGTCTTTTGACTGCGCCGGAAAGCGCCGCCGCCATAGTAGACGATGACGTCGAGGTTCGAGTCGGGCCGCGCCCAGGCCGGCACGTAAATGTAACATAGAGACAATCCTCACTCACGGGGTAGGCGCTCCCGCTTTGCGGGCACACCGGGCCGATGGCGGTGGCGTTGCGCACGCCGCGCCACGGTAGAGGGTCCACGGGCGGCGCCAGACGCAGCACGCCCACGGGCGGTGCGGCAAACGGTACGCCGAGGTATTGGACAACGCCGTCAATGCGCTTGCCTTGCGGGCGGCCGTAGCGAGTGGACACGGCAGTGCGTCCGCTGGGACAGCCAGGCGAGGCATTAGGAGCATCGAGGCGCGGCAACGCATCAACGGCAAAGGTCGTGGTGGCGGCTATCGCGAGCAACAGCAGCAGGCAACCGGCAACGTTGGCAGAGGCCATGGTCAAGGGAAAAGGACGACGATGTCGGCGACTCTTTTGGCCAAGACGACTGGACGCAACAAACAATTCAAGAAAAAAAACACATAAAAAATAAGGGTCCAAGTCCTCGGCGGGTCTTGTTGTTGTTGTTGTGATGGCACGCAGCCTGATTGCTACTCTTTTGCCAAAAAAGAGAAAAAAATAAAGGGGGAAAAAGGAAACACAGCGGGGCGACAACAAAGGGCGAGCAAGGCTTGGTCGACCACCACCAGAATACACCAACGTGAGCGTACCGAGCAAAAAGGCGTGCGGGTACGGACGGGGACGCAAAAACAAGTGCAACAAAAAGGTGTCGGTCGTGGAGGGACGTGGGCGGGCGCACTTGCTTTGACACAAGGGGGGCCGTGTCGCTTTTTATAGGCACCGGGAGCGCGGCTATTTGCGGAAGCAGGGTCGATTGGCCAATGGGCACGTTCTAGTGTATGCCATCTATTGGGCAAGAGGAGATCTGCAAATAAGGAGCGTTGTCTGGCCAGGTCAATGCTGTGCCGGGGTGGGCTGGCCGGCTGGTCCAAAAAATCGGCAGCCACATGGACGGCCCACGGCCAAGCCCCGACTCCCGACATGAACTGAATCCGCCAACACTGGTTTTCAAAACCACACACAGGGCGTATTTGAATTCACTTGAAAGGGTGTGGGGTTGGACACAAATGTGATTGGTTGTTCATTTTTTTGCAATAATTTATTCATGATGCAGAAAAACCAGTGGCGCTCCGAGGTCGAGCGCCCAGTGGCGCTTCTGGTGCGGTCTTTGCGTACCACGATTTTTTTTCGCATGCTGCATCCAACAGGACAATGGCCTTGCGATGTGATTGGACCAATCCTTTTATGGTCCAATAGAAAAAAATGAAAAGGCCCCAAGGCTGCAATGCGTGGGCGCCTTTCGGCAGAGGCCACAGCGTAGGAAAAAACCAACAAGAACAACGGCGACAACAGCGACCAAAAGAAGATGGACCAAGGCAACACGATGATCGCGATGCAGGGTCCGCCAGCCAAGAGGCGCAAAGTGGCGGCTGCTGCCCCGACAGGACGGGGCCCGACAATCACGGACATGCTTGTGTCGCCTCACCACGGCGACAAACATGCGCTGCCGCCAGCCCTCGACCGCCTACCTATCGAGGTCCTGTTTGAGGTCCTGTCGTGGCTGCCCGGTCGGGCCTTGGCGGCCGTGGCGTGCACGTGCCGCGCCGTCGAGGCCGTTGCGCGCGATAGTCGTCTGTGGGAGGCGGCCTACCGACGCGACATTGCCCCCACGGGTCCACCCGCTGAGCACGCCGACTATGCCGCCCATGGCAAGGATATACGATGGCTCTATGGTCTCATGGGCGCCGCGCCGGGCCGCATGCGCGAGGGTCCAACCGGTGTCCTCACCGGCCGCCTCATCGCCGCCGACGGTGTCACACGCCGCTCGGGCGAATTTGTTGTCGTAACCAGCGACAATCCCGAGGGCGACGCTGCGCTGCGCCTCAATGGGTATGGGGCCATTGTGACCAAGGACGTCGGCAATGGCGACGCCGACACGCTCTGTACGGTCCAGGGCAAATGTTTTGCGGGTCAGTTCGTCGGCAGGCTCACCATTCAGTGGCTCGACGCGTCGGCCTATGCGTCTGGCCTCGCGGCGACGCGCGTCTACCGCGGCGACGTGTCGCGTCCGGGCGACGACGTCGCCAAGGGCGAGGACGCCGTCGGAAAGATCCGCGTCCTGGGCGGGCGTGCCCTTGACGGTCGGTGCGTGTCAACTGTGACTGTGCCCGGATGCGTCTATGCGGGCCACTGCGACGATGGGGTGCCGGGCGTGTCTGGCGCAGTGCGCTTGCCCGACGGCACGGTTCGTGAATACTGGAGCCATGTGCCCTCGGACCGGGACCGCGATGCGCACTGGTGCATTGAACGGCCCGCGGACAAGTGCGCTCCGGTGACTCGAGTCGCCTATGATATTCTGGTCGACGATCGCGAGGACGATGGCAAAGCCGCCACGCGTGTTACTCTGGCCACGCACCACGACGTCAATCGCCGCCGCCGCCGCCGAAACAGATCAGACTTTGAGGCGACCGCGGCTTTAGGCGACGGTCTCTTTGTCACGGGTCCTTGCACACGCGTGTGCTACGCCGGCCACGTCCTTGTGTGGATCGGCTCAGAGCCCTTGTTTCTCGCCGTCTCCCATCGCCATGCTGATCGACGCATCGCCGGCCTGCGCCTTTTGGGTGACAACCTGATCATCCGCTCGCTCTTGGAGTTGGTCGACGGCACAGTGCCATCGCTCAACCATCTCGTCGCACTCGACCGCGCCAACGCCGACGCCGTCACCAAGTCACTCGCCCGTGCCTCCTTTGCTAGAGAATGCCCAAGATATCTACAGGGACGCTGTCTGTCCGACGAATCTTTTGGTGTCGTCATCAACGACAGCACGAGTCGACCGTGGGTGCGCTGCTTCCTCACGGGGCGTCGCGTCGAGGCCAAGCGCTGTGCCTTTTTCACCACCGGCCGTCTCTACGAGAGTCGCGCCTTGGAGCGATGGATGGATGCGACTGAGCACCGTCCATCGGATCCCGAGTCGGGCGAGTCGGTCGTGGGCAACGCATTACGGATCATGTGAGCACCGTGGATGGCCTCTGTCCCCTCTGACGTCTTGGAGACGACCGCGGCCCACACCATCTCCTCGACGCAAATCAGCACGACATTTGGAAACAAGTCTGTGGCCGACAGAGCCGCCAACGACATTGTGCGCCTTCGACTGCTGCACGCCACGCACGCAACACGAAACCTGCCGCCACGCGACATTGCATTGGTCGTGGCCCACGCCATTTCGTCATGGGAATCACGTTGCAGCGCCGCCGCCAACGACGATGAGCGCACCGATGCGTCGTGCATCGAATCAATCGACGACAATCGTGACCACAGCGACAGCGATCACCACGGCGGCGACGACAACAGTGACGAGGCCGTGCGCGGCTTTGACCTCGTCTCGCTGCGTCATGTCGAATTGCACGATCCCACGTGGGATCTGCGCGGCGACTGGCGCGGTGGTTCAGTGCCCACGTCCTTTGACGACCCAACGCTGGCCGAACATGAACGACACCTGTCAGGCAGTGTTTGTGCAGACGGCGCGCCCGACGCGACTGTCCGGCCAGACGCGCACCTCGACTCGCACGGCGTCTTGCGCGTGGCGCTCCACAAGCCGTCCTTTGTCGGGGCGCGCCTCGTCGGCGTCTTTTTCGTGGGCCACCGCTTTGACGAGGCCTCCTTTGTCGGGGCCGTGCTCGATCGGTGCGCCTTTGTCCACTGCACCTTTCACCACTGCGCCATGACTGCCGCCACCCTTTTGCACTGTGGGTTTTGGAACTGCGGGCGCGTCGTCGGGGCCGACACCAAACCGCTCACGGCCCGCAAGGTCGACAAGATTGTGCGCACCCACGGCGGTCTCTTGTGATCTCGCCTGTCTCTCTGCCCCATTTTGCTTTTGCTGTCATCCCCAGTCTTTTTTTTGCTCACGATGAAAAAAATGGTTGTGCCTGTTGCTGGCGCACAGATGTTGGTCTTTTTTTTCCCAAAAAAGATATGCCTGTGCAATGTGTCTGCGTCACGGCTTCCTGGGCTGGGTCGGCGATCGGTCACATCGCACCGCCTTGCCCATTACGTCGTCCCAAACCTCTGTCGACGCCTGCCGCGCATTGTCTGGCGGTGCGCAAAAAGAAAGCCACAAATTGTTGTTGCCTGCCCACTTTTGCGCGCTCACAAAAAACCCCAGGTGGCATTCTGCATTCTCTTTTTTTTCTTTTCTGCCTGTGTTTTTCTTTTTTTGGGCAAAGAAAAAGGCGTCATCAAAGCCTTTTTGCGCTCTGGTTTCTGCGGTTGTGATTTCCAGTTGACCGCAACAAAAAAAAAAGAATGGCCGCTGCCGCACCCACGGCGACGACACCCCTTGATGCCCTCGTGCAAGAGCAACTCGAACAAGACCGACATACCCAGTCGTCGCGGCGCACGGGCATCATTGTCGCAATTGTCTTGATCGCCGTCTTGGCCGCCATTGGTGTCGCCGTGTGGCTCTATGGCCGCCGCGGGACCAACGGCGGCGGGGGCAACAATCCGACCAACCCCGACGACTGCACACCGCCATGTGGCAGCGGCACCGTGTGCATCGACAAACAGTGCAAGGCCAACGCACTCTCGTGCACCAGCGACAGCCAGTGTGGCACGTGTATGACATGCGTGGCGGGCAAGTGCACGCCCAAGGCCTCGTGCTGCGGCGGCGTCACATGCGGCGCCGGCCAGACCTGCGACGCCAAGACCAACACGTGCGTCTATGTCAAGGGCTACTGCAGCGCCGACCACCCGTGCGGCTCGGGCTTTGTGTGCGACACGGCCAAAAACGCCTGCATCGCCGAACCGCCCTATGGGCCGGGCACGGGACCCCATGCGTCGGGGTGCGTGCGCGGTTTCGGCAACTGGGTGGCCACGCGCGATCCGGCCACGGGCGACGCCGTGTGGGCGTGCTCGTGCGTCAACGGTTCCCTTTACAATCCCGGCCACGGGTGCTCGCCGCTGGCCGACCAGACCGTGTGCACGGCCGCCAACTTGGACCCGTCGGCCCTCGTGCCGGCCTCCAAAGTGCCCGCCTTTAGCAACTATGGCTGGGGCGACCATCCCGTGCTCATCAACCCGTCGACGGCCGGCGACGCCGTGCCGTCACCGCTGGGCGGCGGTGTCTGTCCATGCAAGTCGGGCTGGGGCGGCGGCACCTGCACGACAGACCAGTCCTGTTCGGGCAACGGCCGGTGGACGGGCGACACCACGGGGTGCGCCTGCTTTTCGTGCCACAACAGCGGTGGCCGAGAGAATGGCGCCACCTACCGGTGGACCGGCCGCCGATGCGACAGTCTCGCCGACTGCAAGATCATCATCAACGGCGGACCGGCGTCGGGCCAACACTTCCGGAAACTGCAGCGAGTGCGCGGCGTGCACGCCCAACGGGTCGCCCAATGTGCGCTGCTCCCTGGGCGCCGCCGAGACCCAGATGGCCGACGCCTATGCGCGCGAGCGCCAACAAAGGACACTGGCCCAACTTGCCGCGGTGCCTCTCGCGCAAAATCCCGTCGGACCGCGCTTTTTCTGATCCCTATGGGCTCGCCAGCCTTTTTTTTTCCTCCATATCAAAAAAAAAGAAACTCGGCACCAACAATGTCGCCGATGTAAACCCCATATTGTGTAAAAAAGCACTCAAAATCCAGCGCAACTTTTTTTGTTGTGATGGTGCATGCGGTCGGGAGACAGCAAAAAACGGTCGATGGGGTTTGCTCCCCCTTTTGCCTTGTCGCATGTCCGTCCTCGCCTTTTGCCTATCTGCCTTTTGTCATGACTCGCCCTGGTCGTCGAAAAAAAAAGACAATTTTTTTGATATTAACCCTATCCTTATTTTAGGCGATGTGCCTCGGGGCCAATGGCAACACACTCGACTGAGCCTGTTCAATCACAAAATATGGCGGGGCAAGACAATCTTCTTGATCCGCGCCGTGCCTGTTGTTGTCGGCCACCAAAAAAGATATTCTCTGGCCACGAGCGACATTCGGCGCCGGTCCACGGGCAACCTGTTTGCGTATCACAAAAGCAAAAAAAAAAAGAAAAAAAACAGAAAGAACGGCCTCGCAGAATGGATTGTGTGCATAGAGGGCACAAGAACCGCACTGCCCCGATCGACATCCTGCCGCAAGAGATCGTTGGGGCAATCCTGTGGATGCTCGGTGGGCGCGACCTCTTGTCGTGCCTATGTGCGTCTTCACGCTTCCACGCATGGTCCGAGGCAGAATGCGATCGTCGTCGCTACAGCAGCCTGGCCGCTGACACGGCCGCGACATGCTATGGTCCCGCGGCACTCGACCACTTGGCCCACCGTCGTGGGGTCGTGTTTGATTCGAGTCATCTCTTGCTGGCGGCGTCACACGGGCGCACTGCCAATGTCGACTGGCTCTTGGACCACACCGACGCAGCCGACCGTGTGGCCTTTGTCAACGGCCAACTGGCGTGTCCGCACGCTGTGATCCACGCCGCGGCGGCGACCGCGGGCAGTGCTCCGTTGGTACGCGCACTGATCGAGCGCGGCTTTCCGCTCTTTGGGCAGGTGTTTGTAGACGCATCAAAAGCCGGCCACATTGATGTTATGGAGGCCGTCTACAAAGCGGCACCGGCTCTGTGCACTACCTGCGGCCTGGGCAAGGCCGTGCGTGATGGTCACACCAACGCAGTCGCCTTTCTGCTCGACCACTTTTGCACAGACGATAATCGCCCGCGCATTTTTGATGCCATCGACAAGGTCAACGACCTCGCCACTGCCGCACTGATGCACGATCACTTTTGCGGCACCTCTGGCCTCCCGCCGGTTGACAGCGTGACCGACGCACGCACGGCAATGACTTTTGCGTACGCCCGCGACGGACACGGGTGGGTCGTGTGTAATGCTCCCAACGACGCCATCGTGGCGCGCCTCTTTGGCGACGCACGCACATCGGCCACAGTTGTCACGGACGCTGGTCGACGCCAAAAGCGCAACCCGCTCGCCGCAGTGCCTCTCGACGTCGCCAGAGAGATGGCCAATGTACTATGTGGGCCTCATTGTGAGATGCTCGATGTGTGTTCCGCGTGGTTTGCCGCAGGCGGTGACTTGGGCGGCGCCCGCACCATTTATTCCATGGGATCCAAGCATGGCATCAGGATGACACGACCAACCAGCGAGGCCGAGGATGCATTTGATGAACCTATGCTCTTTGCCATTGCCGCGCTGCGCCCCACGACGACGACAGAGCAAAGAGCGCGCTGGGCAAGGGAGGCAGCACTAATAGGTTCCGTCGAGGTCATCAAGGCCCTCCTCAACGACGACGACGTCGACACAAAATGCACGTCGAGACTCATCGGTATTATCGTCGATACCGCCTCTGTATATGGACAACTGGACGTACTGCGCTACCTCGGTGGGCGCGGCGGCGTCGACTGGACCCAGACGTCCTTGTTGCAGCCGGCAACGCGGGGCCATCTCGATGTTTTGGTCTTTCTGCACGAGCGCGGCGCACGAGCCACGACTCACGAAATGGACTGGGCGGCCTCAAACGGCCACCTCAAGATCGTAGAGTTCCTCCATTGGAATCGAACCGAAGGGTGCACCACATCGGCCATGGACGGAGCGGCCGAGGACGGCCACATCGAGATTGTCGAGTTTCTTTATCAGAACAGGACCGAGGGCTGTACTCCACGCGCACTGTGGCGCGCCATCGACCGAGGTCATGCCGACGTCGTTGCATTTCTGCTTGATCACGATCGGCGTCCGCCCACGGGCCATGCTCTCATGGCCGCGGTGGATCCCCAGTCTGGCCTCGACAAGGCCCTGGTGGATCGCGTGCTTGGACTTTGCGACGGATCGGCTCTATGTGATGCCCTGTGCAGCGCCATCGTGTACAGACGCCATGATATTGTCGACGCGTTGCTGCGGGTGGCCGGGGACCGTCAGCCTTTTGACGAGCACGTCTTTGGCGCGGCCGTGCACTGGCAGTCTATGCACGTCCTCTCGGAGATGGCCACGCGCACACCGCAATTGTGCAATCGGCGCGCCGTAGAGTCGATGTCCGTCCAATGTGCCTACATGGACCACTGTCCCATGGCCGAGCGCGCCCGCCAACAGATTGTGCAAATGCTTTCGATGACGTCGTCGTCTGTATAAACGCCGTCAAACTGCCGTATGTATTTTTTTGGGGCCGGTGCTGAGCAATGGCCTTGGCCAACCGTCCAGTACGAAAAAAAATGGGATTTCTCAAAGAGAGGACAGATACAAAGGGATCGCAGTGGTGGCCGGTCACGCGGCACGCACGTACACACGCGTGCGCGCGCACACATACAGTTTCATCGGCGATGATCCGTGCATCGTCTGTAGTGGCATCCCATGTGCGCGCCGGTTGGCGCAGTATCGCCGCAGACACCAAAAACGCCCAACCGTCCCCGCCGGCGGGCGCCTTTCGGCAGGCCCTGCTGGAGGCCATCAACAAGGCCCTCTGTGCGCGCAACCTCGTGGATCACGATGTCGACGAGGAAGACGCCTTGTCGGCGGCCTTGTGCGCGATCGACGCGTATCTGGCGACGCCCGAAGCGCGCCTATTGTGTCCCGTTGTCGCCTGTCTGAGCGCGCGCAATTTCGAGACCCTCGCCCGCGACGCGGTCCGCGCCCATCGCTGGCGCGCAATATTGACCAGGCCGCGACAAAACACAGACGACGCCAATGCCGACGACGAGACACATTGACCCATTTTATTCCATCGGCTGTCTCGGTGCGACGTTGTCCGATTACATAAAGAAAAGCCAACAAAACAAAAAAAGAACGGCGACGACGTCAGTGTTTGTAGAAAAAAAAAGACAATCTCGAACCTTTTCTCCTTCCCTCTCCCGGCGTGGGCCGTCCTCTCGTGCGATTAGGGACCGCAGATGGCAGGAGCGCGAGAGCACGTCATCCAGAGACATCTGGCGATCCGCTTCCCGGCGGCGACGATGATGACGGTTCACTTTTTGAAGACGATGACGACGGCGGCGGATCGAGCGCAGAGGCGATCCTTGCGCGCGCCAGTGCCACATACTCGGGATTCAGGTCGATGCCGACAAAGGCGTGCCCGAGACGTCGGCACGCGACGCCGACGGTGCCCGAACCGCAAAAGGGGTCGAGGACGGTGGCCGACGGTGGCGCGCCCGCCGCAAGGCACACATCAACGAGGTCCAGCGGGAAGGTGGCAAAGTGTGCGCCAGGGTAGGGCTTGGTATTGATCGACCACACCGACCGGCGGGAGCGCGTGGCCGTACCGCTGCCGCCGACGGCGGGCTCGCGCATGGCCTCGTGGTCATAGTGGTAGGTCGCTGACTTGGAGAGGAGGAAAACATACTCGTGGGCGCGCGTCGGACGGTCGCGCACGGACTCGGGCTGGCAGTTGGGCTTGTGCCATATGATGTCGGAGCGCAGGTACCAGCCGTCGGCCTGGAGGGCAAAGGCCACGCGCCACGGCAGCCCAATGAGGTCCTTGGCCTTGAGGCCCGACGGCGTCGGCGGTCGGTAGGCCATCTCGCGCCCGGCGTTCTTTTTGTCGGGTGCGCGCGTGGCGCGGCCGCCGCTCGTAAAGGCGTCGCCCAGGTTGAGCCACAGCGTGCCCGTGTCGCGCAACACGCGGCGCACCTCGCGAAAGACGGCAATGAGGTTTTGCACATAGCTTGGAGGAGGCCCTCGGCGCCAATCTGCCCGGCGATGCCATAGTCGCGCAGGCCCCAGTAGGGCGGGCTCGTCACGCAGCAGTCGAAAGAGCCGTCGGCATAGTCGGCGAGTTTATCGCGGCAGTCACCCTCGACGACGCTCCACGCTGCTGCCGCCACGCGCGCCGCCTCGGCACACGGCACGGTGTCAGTTTCGGCCGCGACCGTGCGGCTGCGCTTGCGTGCTCTGCTCATTGCAAATGGTGATCCTCCCGCGGCACGAACCCAGTCACACACAGACCAAAAATACAGAAAAGCAAGCACGGGGGCGGTTCTTTTTTGCGTGTTTTTATTTTTTTTTGCGCAGGCCTGTCGCCCTATTTTGTTGTTGGTCGCCAGGGCGCCGCTCTGCTTGTCCTTTTTCCTCCTTCCCTTTTTCGTCGTTTGCACGCGAGGCGCTGCGCCAATGCGCTGTGGCCTGTCGCTTGGCCGACGGCGGTACGCTTTTTTGGGCCGGCATGCCGAGTGGCAACTAGACGGGCTTGTGAAATGGCGATCGGACCTGTCCACGCCAAATTTGTTTTTAGGGGTTGCCAGCAATTCGTGCGCCAATGTCGCAACCAGCATTATTCAGTCCACGGGTTTTGGAAATCGATTTTTTCATTTATTCCTAGTTTTTACAAGCGAGGTTGTTGGCGGATCTAATCCGCGTGCTAGGGGCCGACTCGGCGGGCGCCATGAAGGACGAGGTCGCGGTTCGCGCACCTTTTTTTTTGCTCGCGGCGCACGCTCTTTCCAAGCCGATACGGGAGCGCCGTCCAGTGCGGCACTTTGCATCTTCTGATTGGACTCTCGCAACATATATTAAAAAAATCGACCACAGAAATGTCTGTGGCAAGGCCGGCCGACCAGAGAGGCGACGCCGACGTCCTTTTGTTGCGCGATCAATGAGCCTTTTCGCTCGCCCTCTACATAGGACCCATTTGGATACAATATTAAAAAAAAAAGAAAATGAAAAAGTCCCGCAAGCATTCGACCGACCACGACCAAGCCAGCAATGCGCAAAACAGTGACGGCAGCGATGCCAATGGCAAGCGCAGGGCGATACACAAGTTGGCAAAGGGTCGCCACTCATTGATCGACCCCGCTGATCCCCTCTTTGGCCTCTTGCCCGAGGAACTCGTGATCGAAATTCTTGCTGCCACCGGCGACGCCAGCAGCGTCGTAAACTGGTCGGTCACCTCGCGGCGCCATCGCCGCCTTGCCGACGACCCCCTGTTGTGGAGGCGTCTGTATGAGGCACGCTTTGGGCCGCCGCTCCACACCGGCTTTGTTCAGCGCGGCAAGGGCTGGCAGTGGCTCTACCGCGCTCGCGCGTGCGATGGCCGCGCCACTGGCACGTCTGTCGGCGGAATCTCGACTACGATGGACGGCACGCCCGCCCTCTACTGGGGCGACCTCGTCGATAGAGTGCCGCACGGGTACGGCTTTCTTGCTGCCTGTGGCGCGCCGACTCAAGTGACCACCGATTGCTACGAAGGCGATTTTTACAAGGGTCAATGCGATGGCTACGGCATCCGCACGTGGCCCGATGGCGATCGCTACGAGGGCGATTACGCAGAGGGCGAAAGACACGGCCGGGGCGTCTATTCGTGGCCCGATGGCCACCGCTACGAGGGCGGTTTCGCAGACGACAAAAGGCACGGTCATGGGGTCTACACATGGCTGAACGGACATCGGTACAAAGGGACCTATATTAGTAACAAAAGAGACGGCCATGGAGTCTACACGTGGCCTGATGGGGCGCAGTACAAGGGGGCCTATGATGGCGACATGAGACACGGCTACGGGGTCTTGACGCGGCCCGATGGCAGGCGGTACGAGGGCGGCTATGCAAACAACGAGAAGCATGGCCGCGGCATCCGCACCTGGCCCGATGGCAAGCGATACGAGGCATATACGCCGATGGTCTCTTGCACGGCCGCGGCGTCTACACATGGGCCGACGGCACCAGGCGCGAGGTCAGATACCGAAATGGCAAGATGCGCGGCCCGTCAATGTGCACCTATTCCGACGGTTCACGCGCCAGAGGCCATTGGGACGACGGCAAAGATGCGAACCACGTGGTGGTGGAACACGGCGATCGGTGTGAACCCGCGCGACCATGTGCGGCGTGCGCCGTCACCCTTTCTCGTGGCGGTCCCTGCTCCTGATACCGTCATAGTTGGATTGTCCTTTTTTTTGTTTCGCGCTCAAAAATATTTCTTTTTATTTTTTGACGACAACAAAAAGTGTGGCCTGCTTAGTGTCCTATTCATGCAATCGCCAGTCTTTGGCGCTCGTGCTCAGATTGTCGCGTGGTCGCCTGTTCTTTTCGTGCCTTGGAAAAGCAATGGTGGTCAATTTGAGTCCCGGCAGGCACAAACTCGGCTTTGTTCCAGTCCACTTGTGGCCAGGGCGACCGCGTGCCGCCTGGCCTGTGGTGGGCACCCAGCACGAGTCGACCGCACGCAAATAACCGATTGAACAGCCAAACACAAATCTCGCACGTCAGCGTCCTCGGCGGGGAGATGCCATCTTTTTGATTTTTCGGACGGGCACGAGGCCAGGTCCTTTTTGTTGACCCGGCAGGCTTTTTCAGCAAGAGCCACTGAATGTTGGTCCGCCCTCCTTTTGTTTTTGGTGTGATCAACTTTCACCTCTGCCCCCCTTGTTAGTGAGCGCGCAAGTTGCGACAGAGGCCAAGCGTGGAAAAAAAAAGAAATACCTTGCAAGGGAAAATATTTTTTCTCAAGTTTCTTGTCGGGTTTCATTTTGTGTTTATGGCCTCGACGCGTGCACAGGGGACGGCGTCGTCGACGGCCTTGAGGAGATGGGCGACGCGGTCCAACGCCCAGTCGGTGAGCAGCCGGGCATCGACGGGTCCATCGGCGCCCGTGTGGTAGGCCCATGGAACTACACAGGCCGTGCGTCGGCACGCGCGCTCCACCTCCAAAGAGGCAAGAAGGGCCGGGTGCAGGTCGGCTGGAGGGTCTGGAGCGCCCTTGACGCATCGCGCGGCGACAGTGCGCCACGTGATGTCGTCGTCGGCCGTTGGGTCATCAACGCGCTCGTCCAAAAGGGCCTTGCACCCGGCAGGCACAACAAGAGCAACGCAGGCACCACCGCGACCGTCGGTCTGCACGGCAACCGCCATCCACACGCGAATACGATGTTTTGCAAGGGACCTCCTCCTACGTGCCGTCCCTTGCGACAAGGCTGCCACCGCACAGACGGGCTTGCACCGGGCGCGCCAGTTGACGAGCATGCGTGGACCGTCACCAGCGCCATCGACCGCCGCAAGGTCACAGTCGATGGGGCATTCATAGGCGCATGTGTCGAGGCCACGAATGAAGCGCAAGCCCGACCAGAGGCGGCCCGACGCGACGGCAGCGTCCAAGAGATGGTCGCACAGGCCGCCGTTGAGGCGTTGGCCGGTTACAGCGTCTATGGGACCATACTCGCCAAACAGTGCCTGCGTAACATAGGCGTCGATGAGGTCGGCCATGGCATCGGCTCCGACGGGCGGCAGGGCGCGGCTGGCAATGTTGGAAAAGAGAAAGGGGTTGGTAGACTCTTGTTGTTGCTGGTCGCATTGGCGTGAGGCAAACCCTTGGGTGCGACCGTGGACGGCGCAAGGCGACGCGAGTCCCATGCCCACGAGCCTTGACCGCTGGAGGCCAATGTCGGCTTCGGCGTGCACCGCCCAGTGGCCGCGGGCTCTGGCGTCGCGGCATGGGTCGAGGGGAAAGCCCGGCGTGTCGCGGTAAAACATGGAATCACAGGGTCCCGCGGGAGTATTCCCGGCGCGCCTAGAGCCGGGGCACGGCAGCGAGCGTAGCCGTCCATGGAGACGAGCAGGCAGTCGCCGTCAAAGTGCACGCAGACGTCCGCGGGTATGGTGGGGCGCGAGAGCCGGAGCGACCGACTGTCCAGTTCGGACATGGGTCCCTTGTCGGGGTTCCACGTCCAGCGCTCGCCCCGGACATCTCTGACCAGCCAGCCGCGTGTCGCAAGGGTCGCCGGCAGGCGGCGCAGGTCGTCGTAGCGCCGTGCGGCAAACGCCGCCCATGTCGACTGGCCCGATGCGAGAAAGTCGAGCAGGCGTCGGCGCTCCACCCATGGCACCCCGCCATAATCCCATGCACTGGGCTTACTGCGCGCAACGAGCAGACAGCCGAGGTCGACGCAGGCGCCCGTCTCGGCGTTGACCATAGGTCCCACCGTCGCCCACACGTCTGGGCAAAAGCCGATGCGCACTTCAAACACAAAGTGCGTTGCCGTCATTGTCGTCGTCGCAGCGTCGCCAACGCGTGGCCTGCGAAAAGCGTCGCCGTCGTTATCACCGCCACTGTTGTCGCCGTTGCACGAGGCAACAGGGCGACTGCAGGACAAGAGAAGGTGATATGGTGGCGATGGCGATCGAGGTTGGCATCCCGACTCGCGCAAGACTGGCGTTGATGTGTCGTTGGCTTGTGCTCTCGCGAGCGCAGGGGCACACAAACTGTCGGCCGCATCGTCTTGGTCTTGCCCCTCGGTGCCTCTGGGTTGATTTGTAGAGTGGTCTCTTTCGTTTTGTCTTTCTCCTTGGTCGCCGTTGTTATTGCCAGCGTCGTCATCGGCGTCATTGTTATGGTGGTGGTCGTCGTCATCGTCATCAACGGGGTCCAAGTCCCATGATGCAAACCCAACCGTGCGGTTGATGTGTGGACCCTCGTCGCGATTCCAAGGCACGCCACGCATGGCCTTGGATGAGATCACGTCGGCCGGTATGGTACGCACACCATGGATGTCTGCGCCCAGGGCGTCGATGGCGGCGAGACACAGGCGCACTCCGCGCGGATCACAGCCGGCCGCCCTATGCTGCACCTCTTGCCTCCAGTCGGCGCAGACGCTCTGGAAACCGGCGAAGCGATCGCGGATGGCCGAGGCATCGGCGGCTGTCGTCGCGGGCCTGCCGTGGTATTGTTGGCGATACCCGTCTTGGCCGTCTTGATTGTCCACGGCCCTGGCAGCAGAGGCCAGGGCCAAAGAAAGCACCTTGAGGGCGCTGTCATTGGGAGGACTCAACGCCGTGTCCAGTTGGCGATCCATGAGCGCGAGGGGGAATCAACGGCGACGACGATAACCAACAAGGAGGCACAAGCGACGTCAATGTGATGGATGTCGTCGTAGGCGGGGATGTGAGATTGTGTTGTCGCGCTCTCTTTTGTCTTTTTGGCCGAATCTCTTGGCATGTTTTTGTTGGTCCTTTCTTTTGACCATTTTGCACAATTTTATTGACGATTGGTTGGACCTGCAGGCAAATGGACAACAAGTCGACAAGAAAACCTGGACCACAATAGGCAGGCGTCCCGACAATGGTCGGCGGAGCGGCTCGTGCTTGTCTTTTTTGTTGTTGTCCACCACCACCTCTCTCTTGGCGGTTGCTGTTGTTGTCATCGCCATTATTGGCATCACGATTATTCTGCGATAGATCGTCCGACGTCACCCTAGTTCCATGCTTTGCGACAATGCACCGCCGCTCATCGACCAACCCGTCTCGGCGCTCGCCGTGCGCCTCGCCGCCGAGATCATAGCACGCACGCCTGGCATCCAGGCACCGCCCGCGCAGATGCATCCAGATGGGGATGGCGACAACATCACGACTTTTGCATCACCATCCCCGAGCGTAACCAAGGCCGAGTGTGATGAAAGCAGTCTCTATGCCACGGACGCAACCGTCATCGTCGCAACCGATAATGCCAATGCCGATGTCGATACCAACGTCGACAACACTCAAAAAGATGATGACGACGACGACAACGACGCCAGGGCGCTCTTGGACAGATGTATGGAAACCGAGGCCAAGCCGCCGTCTGCGTGGCAATCCTTTTTAAAAGACTATGCGGCCACGCTCCCGACACGCGGACCCGCGCTTCGTGATATCGGCACGACAGAGGCGCCAGTCTACTCGACGGGCACCGCTCTGGCGGTCGTGCAGCGCATCATACCCGTGCTCGACGCGCACCATCTCGACGTCTATGCTATTCGGTTGCGGCCTGAACATGCAACCGTTATCGCCAGCCCGTGGGAGCACGTCAAGCCCATGGCCGAGATCGACTGTGGCACGGGCGACTGGCTCATCGAGGTTGCCTGTGGGCGCGCGTGGTTTGACGATGTGCGCGAGGGCCAGGAACTGGCCGGCGGCGTCTTTTCGATCCGGCGCGCCATACACCGCCACACGGGCACGGTCATAGAGACCAACGGCGCACAGTTGGGCGACGGCTACCGGGTCGCGACCGACGCCCTATTTGCCTTTTTCCGTTCGGGCTGCACCGCGCCCCAGGACTTTGTCGACGCCCGCTATGGTCGGATCGATCGCGCTCCGGCGGCTCTTGCCTCTCTGGGGTGGACATTGGACGCCAGCCAGAGTGCGCACAACCTCGACCACCGTTGGTCGATTGCCTCGGCCGGTGATGAACGATTGGGCGTGTTTGTGCGCGCCGGCGACGGAGCCCGTGTCCACGTGGTATCTTACCGTGGCTCTGTCTTTGTGGGCGTCCAACCGACGAGCATTTGCCTCCCGACCGCCGCCTATCCGCCCCGACTCGAGCGCGACGGCGGCGACTATCCCTTTGCCGTTCCGCGACCACCGGCCGATTACACGGGCGATACCCACAGTGATGATGGCGACGACCGAGTTGATGCCAAAGAAGCCGATCATGTGCATGGCGACCGTGATCACCTCATTGCACAAGGCCTGCTCGACCGGATGCATATGGCCTCGGGCTGGCCCGAGGACCATATTGGCGCGACGGGTGTGCGCTGGCCCTATACACGGTTTGAATTTGATCCCGACGTGCACATGGATGCCACTGCCGAGGCCGACTGGCATCGACGGCTCGCCGCACGTATGCACCTCGTCGCCGACCTCATTCGAGGCGATTACGGACCGCCTGTCGATGACGATACGCTCGCCGCCGCTGCTGAATCGGCATCGGGACTCACGACACATATGCCCATGATTTGCCAGTGGGCACGCGGTCCGCACTGGGTCAATGCCCGCACCTGCGACGCCCTCATGGAGCACCTCACCTCGATCGGGGCCGCACGGTCCTGGCGCATCTGGCGCAAGGATCTCCACATGCGTCACGGCACCCGTCACCACGATCCAGCGCGTGGCCTCTACATCAACTGGTTTGTCCAGTGCGATTTTGTGCAGTGCCGGTCAGACTTTGCGCCCGCGACGGTGCGCTTTTACGCGCATCTCGTGGGCCTCGACAGCGGTGCCACTGCCCACTCGTCATCCTCCTCTTTGTCCACGCCCACTCTATCCACCTCGGCGCCCAGCCCAGCCCATGCGGTGGCAGCCTACTATTGTCTGACGGCACGCAAACACATGCCGAATTGTGATGATGATGACGACCACCAGGGGTGGAGGTTGGCATGGGCTGCAGCAGAGGATCTTGGCGAGCCTGCCCTGACTGCTGCCGTCGACGTCGCGATCGATGCTGCTCAGCCGGCGCTCACATCGCGGTTTACCGCCGACCAACCTCACCCGCTGGTTGCCTATTATCGCGACCGCGAGTTTGCCTTGGCGCCGGGTCTGTTTCGTGGCATCCTCGACGAAGACGCCTTATGCACCGACACTGGCGTGAGCGCGCGGTCGGCCGGTGCCGCTGTCATCTGTGCCCTCGACTGGATCACGACGGCATTTGACCGTCATGCCACACTCTTTGCCCTGCCTGCTGACCTCTAGTCGGTGCCTCGCGCACCTCCCCCACCCCCTAATTATGTGTCTCTAATTTATCGCCGAAAGAAACAAAGGTGAGTTGTTGGTTTTTTGTTTTGAAAAAAAGTAGTGCTTGCGGGATGCCAGTGCCGCGAGTTTTTCTCCTTTTTCTTTTGTGTTATTTCTCCTTTTTTTTAATCCGGATCTGCCACTGCCTCGTGTCGTCGGCACGCACGGCCCCACAATTCTGGGGCTCGGTCCCTGTGCGTCCTCGGCGACCCAGCCTCTTGAGGGCAATTTGTGCGGTTTCTTTTTGGTTGCGCAGTTTTTTGTGTTTTTTTGTTGGGCTCGCACGAACAAAAATAAAAGAGTATACATGCCGACGGCGTGGGCCGTCCAGTATTTTTTTTCAGATTTTTGTACACGAATCTGTCTTGTCGTAGGCCTCATTTATTCTTGGGTCAAAAGACCGTGCTCGGCGAGCCGTCCCAAAAAGGCTGTGGTCTCGGGATACAAATCGACGGGTCGGGTGACGCGCATCGGGCGCACGCGGCACCAACGGCGCCATGCGGCGGCATCGGCCCACGCACATCGCCACGGCCTGCGGGCATCGATGTCAATCGTAAAGAGTACCAACGCGCGCTCAGCGGCAAGGCGCTGTGCCACATGTGCATCCCCGTCGTCTTGCAGCGCGACCACGCATATTGGATCAAGTCGGCCGCGGCCGTGTAGGCGTCAGGGTCGGCGTTGGCGGCGACACGCTCCAGCCTCTCAAAAAGCAGCGACCACACGTCGACAGCATCGATCAATGCCGAGGACGGCGCAGCGACGGCATCGAGCGCCGCGACCAGACGCTCGACGGTGCCGATATCGTGACTGTCATCGGCCGAATCACAGGCGACGCGCATCATAGATGCCACCCATGACGGGTTCATGCGTGCCACCTCGTCGGGCCAGCGCTCGCACAGCCAGGCAAAGCAACCGGGATCGGCTCGGCCGCCGACGCACGCCGCTAGGAAAAGGCTGTCGAGTTGGCTAAAGTCGCCCTTGCGCAGGGGGTTGTACTTTGGCGGGCCGTCACATAACCACGACAACAGGGCATCCGAGTCGTCCGAACATTGCATGCGGTCGCCGTTGTCATCCAGGCGGCAGGCACCCTTGGCAAGGCGCCCAAGTATATGCGACCGTTCTTGTGGGTTGTCACTGCGCTCGGCACGGCGTAGAATCCACCTGGCGCCACCGATCGACCGCCGCTTACAGATGAGGTCGATGACACCGTCCGTGTCCATCAAGGCGGTCATTCCGTGCGCGACATAGACGTCCAAGATGGCCGGCACTGCATTGTTGACGTTGTAGGCATCCGGACGCGTACAGCCGGCACGCTTGATGCACTGGCACACGAGGGCGTTCCTATTTGCCTCTGACGCTAGGAATGCGGCGAGATCGGTGGCCCATGGACGGCCATGAGGGTCTTTGGCGGCCTCTAGGCACCGCGTTGCAATGTTGGGTCCCGATGCCTGTTCCATGGCGCAAACGGCCTCGATGTGCGACACTTTGCCAATGGTCAGCAACATCTCTAGGGCCGCAGGGTCATCGTTGGCGGCAGCAGCCTCAATCGCCAGCGGACTCATCAGGGCATACGGCATGACCTTGGCGATTCTGGCGATGGCCTCGTGGCAGCCGCTGCGCACGGCGGCTGCCGCCACTACAAACGGATGATGCTCGGCGGCTTGATTGAGGGACATGCGTGGCCAGGGTGTGTCGTGTGGCACCGCCGACTCGTTATCGATGTTTGTGCTCTCGCAAGATCTCTGCGCGTCGCTCTGTCTGCCCGTGTCGGCGTGGCTAGACGTAAGCACATAGTCGACCAGCGTCGGCACGCCCGATGCCGCCAAGACGACCTTGATATCATGGCTGGGCACGGACGATGTCTTGTTGATCCACGCGATCAAATGGTCGACGGCGACAGTGTCCCACGTCGCCGAGTCGCAGTGCATTTTGGCCCATTGGACAAAGGTCGACGCGCAGACGAGGCGGCCACGACCCCACAGGATCTGACATGCGGGTTTCCACAGGCATGCGCGTGTACACGGTGGGCCGCCATAAAAGGACGGTGCGGCCCGATCGACGATTTCACGCCACAGGTGGCAGACGGTGCGCACGGCAAACCGCCACTTGGGCTCGACACCGCCATACTCGTCAATGTCGCCATCGTTGTCGCCCACCAGGACCAGGGTCCACAATTCGGGCGGGAGGATGTCCTCGGGGGCCGTCTCCATCACAAGGTTCCGGTTGCGTGTATGTACACACGCCGTATGTTTTTGCCCCTGTGTGGTTGTCTATGGATGGGCTTGTGGTACAAAGGACCCGCGCCTGTGGGCGGGGACTTGTGCGGCACCGTCAGGACCAATGACGTCGCGATGCCTTTTTCCTCCATTCCCCCTACAAAAGAAATCCCAGTGAAACCACAAAATAAGAAAAAGAGACGAAAAGTGTAAAGGCGACTACGACGCCCGTCCGAGCGCGGCCGCAGCAGATGACGCCCCAGGCACGCCACAATGGCGCTTTGGTTTGCAAAGAACAAACCGAGAAATAGGTTCACGTCATCTTTTTTAAGAGGTTTTTTCGGGACGTCTCTGTTCTCATGGGTTTGGCACAGAAGGCGACACAACATGGCGCGCTCTCTTTGAGGTTGCCATTTTTTTGCGTGTGCAGCGGCCCCCAATGTTGGCCAGCACCGCCAAAAACAAAAACTCCAAACTTGTCGCCAACACGAGCACCCGGCAAAGCATTACTTTTATGTTTTCCTTTTTTCCCGTTTTTCTTGCACAGGACAAAAGACAAGTTTCTCTGTGGGGAATCTTTTGGTCGATAAGGGGGCAGGAGAAAAAAGGGCGACGAGAGAGCAGGTTCACACCGAGAGCGGCGGGACGGCGAGGCGACCACCAAGGGCCGACTTGGACCGCCCGCGTTGGCGCCGTCGTCGACGTCTCTTTGGTTGGGCCTCGGCGCCCTTGTGCGTTGTGGCAGAGGGTGTCGCTATGGCAGTCGTAATGGCCTGCATTGCCGATGTGTCTTCTTGCACAACAACAGTGTCGACGGAGGACGACGACGAGCAAACGGTTTGGTTGGTCCAAGGTGATGGCGATGGCGTCGATGCCGGCACGTGGCGGCGGTTTCGATCGACCTCGACGACGACCTGCGACGCCAGGAGAAGTTGATGGCTGCACGGCGACATGGCCACCCACCAGGACATGGCGTCGGGGTCTGTAGAGGCGGCACCTGTCGCCGCGCACACGTGGTCGATGGGCAGGCGCAGCGCCAGCGTCTCGATCCGTCGCATGGCCGCCGTCGTGCAACAAAAGTGCACTTGCGGCCGCCGATACAAGCCGCGGAGCGTGTCGACTGCATCGGCGCCTGGGCGCTGGGCCGCGCTGCCACCACGCGCCTCTAGAATGTCATCGGCCAGGTTTGCGAGTGTCTCGTGGTCATCTCCCAAGGCGTCATAGGCCGGCAGCCCGGCTGTCATCCGTGCGCCCATCGCCTCGCTGGGAAAGAGAATGAATGAAAGAGGAGAAAAAAAAGAAAAAATCTGGTCCTCGCGATGGGGTCGCCTTTTTGTCTGTTTTTTTGCTCCTTGTCTTGGGTCGTCCTCTATTTTTTTTGTCCTGCGCTGCTTTCGTCAGCCCGCTTCTTTCTCTCTTTTCGCTCTGTTTTTTCCCTTGTTTCTTTCCCTCTCAAACCGTCCTATTGTCTGTAACTTCTTTTTTTTTGTTTTTGTCGCCGTCGAGGCGATTGCCCTCTTTGTTCTTTTTGTTCTTTTGGTTGCTCGTGTCGTGCGCCTTGCGCTTGTGTTGCCTTTGGTAGTGTGCACTGCTGTCGGCGGCGCGCCACCGGCACAAACAACAAAAGGGTGACCAATGGCGTCTTTCGGGTCACCTTTTCTTTTCACAAAAAAATGTTTCTCATTTATTCCTGCGGGGGACACTGCCCCTGGCCGGATGGTCGCCTGCCATGCATGGCTCACGCTCACAAAAGGTCTGCTACGTCTGTCTGCCGCTTGGTTGAGGATGTTGGCGCTACGCCTTGGTCGTAGGTGCGCCCTCGGCACACGGTCCAATAGAATACCTCCTCCGGGATTCTCTTTAGAGGTGGCAGACAACGGGGGAAGGGGAGGGAAAAAAACAAGAGGCGTGCCGACAATTTGCCCTGGCCTCGCGAGTGAGGCACCGATCGAGTATGCGTTGTGTCTTTCTTTTCCCCCCATTTTTTGTTTTCTCGCTTTCATCAGGAAAAAAAAGGCGAGGGTCGACGGTGCGGAATAGTAAATATGTCTCTTTCTTTTGGGCAAAAAAGAATACATAGAGCGCGCGCGCAACAGATGTCCGATTTTGTCCCTTGGGTTTTTCTTTTCCAACATTTTTTCAAGAAGACGGGTCGAGCGAGGGGTTGTGGGCGGCATAGGCCATGGCGCATTTTTCAAAAGCCGCCACGCACTTGGCGGCCGGCAGCGTCATATCGAGGTTGCCGTCGCAGCCGGTGCTCTGTATGTAGATCTTGACCTGACCGTCGGCATAGTCCACCGACACGTCCGCCTCGGAGCACATGCTGATGCCAAACTGTTGGTCGGTCTTGATGGCGTCGACGAGGGCCGACCACTCGATGGGCTCGGCCGGCGTGGGGTCGATGCTAAACTGCACGTCCACGCCGTCGGCCGTCACATAGCGAAACCGAAAGCACAAGACATAGTGCTCACGCTTGTTCCTGTCGGTGAGCATCTCGCCCTGGAGGATCCCCGTCGCATCGTCGGTGTTGGACATGGTGCCGTCGTTGTTGTTGGTTGTCGGTTGTTGGTTATTTTGTCCTTGTCGCAAGAATGCTTTGCCAGTGCGGCGCTCTTTTCCTTTTTCCTTTTTGTTTCCTCACTTCTCATCCAGCCGGAATTTTGCCCTATGGCGCACAGGGAGCGGCTCTCGAATTGGTGCGCCGACGACAGGCCAGCGTGCGTTCTTTGGTCACAGGCGTCCGTGCAGCGAGGACACCCCAACCACAATGCACACTGACACACGACTGCAGGCAAAAACCACAAAAAAAGAGTAACAAAATGTTGGGCCAAATTTTATCGTGCACAGAAAGAGGGCGTGTGCTGTATTTTTTTTCCTATTCACACTTTTGTCATTTTTTTTCCTCTAGGAGGAGGCGCCGAGGGAGTAATCGTGGGCGGCATAGGCCGCGGCGCACTTTTCGATGGCCTCTAGGCACTTGGCGGCCGGCAGGGTCACCTGCAGGTCGCCGTCGCCGCCAGCGCCGGTCCTGTGCGCGCGCATCTCGACCTGGCCGGATGCGTGCCCCATCGACACGTCTCCGTTCATTATGCACGTACTGACCTCGTACGGCTGGTTGGTCTTGATGGCGTCGACAAGCGTCGACCACTTGCCGGCGTCGGTCGTGGTCGGGTCGATGTAAAAGCGCACGCTGATGCCGTCGGTCGACGTGTACTCGAACCGAAAGCCCACGATATAGTGCTCTTTTCCGTCCTCGTCGGTCATCATCTTGCCCTTGAGCGTGCCCACGGTCTTGTCGGTGTTGGACATGGTCGGTGTCGTTGACGGCTCTCCCGGTCTGGTCTGGTTGTTGTTGCTGCTGCCGCCGCTGTGAGGTGGTCGTGTCTGCCACGCGCCCTTTTATCCTCCTTTTTTTTTACCTATTTTCCCGCTCAACGGGAACCCGCCGCCGTAGTGCGCGAATTGCTTCTCGCGGTTCTTTACGTCGTTGGCGTGCACATCGCGTTCTTTGCTGTTGCCCTCGTGGCGACCAGACGGCCGCCGCGTGTGCCGTCTTTTTGTGTGCATGGCAGACCACGAAGAGAGCACACAGACACAAGCGGACCGAAAAAACCCCATTCCACCAGAGACCTCTTTGTGTGTGGTGCACATCCTTTGTTTTTTTTTAATTTCCTCGTCAGGGCGGCCCATTGTTTTCGCATAGGCTGCTCGCTGTCGCATGCGTGCAGAAAGACGGGACGGCCTCAGCCGATCGAGACAAAATCATCGGGGACGCGGGCGCGCGCCTCGGCGGTGTGCGCCTCATAGGCCGCCGCGCACGCCTCGATCGCGTCGATGCACTTGGGCGCGGCAAAGATGGCCGAGATGGATCCGTCGCCGTCGCCGCCACCTTTTTCGGCGTAAAATTCGACCTTGCCGCCCCGATGGTCGATGCCCACGCTGCCCCGGCAGTCGCACGCCAAGATGGAGCAGTCAACGCCACGGCGCATATTGTCTGCAAAGGCGCGCCATTGCGCGGCGGTCGTCGTGTCGAGGCTGATGCTGATGGGCACCGTCAGGTCCTCGGTCTCGTAGCAAAAGTCGAATCGCTCGATCGCCCTCGTGCCGTCATAGTCGTCGTAGACGGCGTTGCCACGCAAGAGGCCGCGGGCTGGCGCGCTATTGTCGCTGGGGTCGGCCATCTGCAGGTTTGCGTATGTTGGGCGAGTAGAGAAAAAAAATAGAAGAGGTCGAGATTATGTGCGCCTTTGGTGTGCCCCGTATGCTCGCCTTGGTGGCGCGCTCTGGCGCCCTTGTGTGCCCCTGTGCGCGCATCAACGCGCGCCTCAAGACACCTGACCTATGGCTCGCAATATAAATGGGCCGGCATTGGTTGCGCCCAATTAGTGGCCAACGCTTTGTCGTCCCCCCATGGTTTGTTTGTTTGTTTCTTTATTGTTTTTTGGAAAAAAAAGTATGGCCTTGGAAAAAAGCGGCGGCGCAGGGAAAAGAGCAAGGCGGCGAGAGAAGGAAACAAAAAGGAGGACGACGGCGACACACTGAATTTTTTCCCACTCCCATCGAGGCCATGACCGCCATCGACGACCTGCCCGACGAACTGTTGGTCCACATTTTGAGGATGGGATTCGACGGCGACGGCGACGATGACGAGGACCCAGACCAACGGGATGTGTTTTTGGCGGCGGTCCGTCTGGCGGCAAGACGCTGGCGCGATGTGGCCACTGTCTTTTGGCGGCCGGTGGCGCCCCACGCCTATGGTCGCTGTCTGCAGTTTCTCAAGGACACTGGCGACGATGCCTGGCTGGCCAAACCGAGGACGAGGCGCCTCACCAAGCGCCGCATTGTCGCCAAGGCCGTTGCAGACATTCCCTATGCACAGGCCGAGGCCGGCCCTGCGCTCGACAGCGTCGTCCTGCGTCCCTATGATTACGCAACGGCGCTCGTCGAGGCCTTTGGCACCAACGCACCCAAAGTCGCCCACAGAGAATGCCTTGGCGAGCGATGCCCTGCGTGCGACCAGAGGCCCGATCAATGTGTGTGTTTGTGTGGCGACGAATGCTGGCCCTGCAAAGGCAGACAGCCCTTGAGCCAATGCAGGATGGTGCTTGGGGACGTGTGGGACGGCGACTATCCGGGCGACTGGGACGGCGATAGCGACAATGGCGGGCGGCTGGCGTCCGAGTATCCGCGCTTGGACAAGGCTATCGAGCGCCACCGCGCGGGTTCAATGTCGTGCCGGAGCCGCATGCGCCACCCCACGCTCGCGCACTGGAGCGCCACACGCACGAGTCCGACCGACGCCGCGGTCTATATTGCGCGGTGCGCGCAAACTCTGGTATCGCATGCGCTGGCCGACGCCGTTGTGATTGGTCGCATGTCGTGCTCGGCTGTCATCCGGCGCGCACACCGACTCAACGACTATCGAGTGTGTGCGCGTGACCCCTTGTGGGACATTGGCGGCTGTGACTGTGGGCAGTGGACATTTGGCGAGAAGCGCTGCGTGTGCGACAATGTCAAGTATTACTATGGCGCGGACGACGTCGAGATCGACGGGGCATACAGCCTCGACTTGACTGCCAGGCACGGCTCCCTCCGCCGCGGTTGAGTGGGAAAAAAAGGGAAAAAAAGATCATGCATTATTATGTTGGTCCCATTTTTTTGCCTAGGCCAGTGTTCATTATTTGTATGCTTTGGGGTCGACCCGTCTTTTGGGAGCGCCCTTTGGCCGACACAGACCATCACCAAAAATGGAGAAAGAGAAAACATTGACCTTTATGCCGATTATATGCGTCCACCTTTTTTTGGCAAGGGTTTCAGAGAATGGGTCGGGTTATGTATCCATCGGCGAGCGACCTTTGGGGGTCAATCAGCCTCTGTCTCTTGGTGGGCGGCGGCAGAGACAATGGCAAGTCCTCTGTTGGTGCCACCGTTGTGGACAGGCCGTGTGGCAATGGCAAAGCCGCCGTCATCGATGATGATGTCTTGGGCGAGACGGTACACCTGGTGCACGAGCACGCATCGGCATCCGACAGCCAGTGACCGGGCATGTTGGCGCTTACGGCGTTGGCCACGGCCATGCAAAGATCCGGCACGCGGTCGCGCAGGTGCGTGACAATTGTGTGCCGGAGGGGGCTGGCACGGGCGCAGACCATGTCGACGATCACCTGGAGTTGGTCTCGCGTGAGCCGTTGGCACACATAGTCGACCACGCCGTCGTGGGTCGAATCCGACGAGGTGACGACCAGGGGAGTCAACGCGACGCCTCTCTCCTCGACCAGGAGACGCACGACGGCGAGCGAGTCCGATGCCATGGCGTCGCTCAACACGCTGTCCCAGGCAATGAGAGACGCCGGGACAAGGGCGGCGAGCGCGCGCACGGCATCCGGAGCATCCGACGTGGCGGCAGTCCACACAAGAGTTGGTGTGATTGCATCGGGGAAATGCTGGGCGATCCACTGCAACGACGCAGGTTGATTGCACATGGCAGCGGCGGTGGCGGCCGCGCGCATCATTGTCGCCGTGGGCGCACCAAGGCCGGTGACACACAGGCCATCGGCTGCAGTGGCCCATGCCAAGAGGTCGGTTTGGCCGCCACGCGCGGCTCCGATGAGGATTGGCGCCGAATGGCGGCAGAGTAACCGAACCGCAAGGTCCATCATGGCCATGTCGCCCTTGCGGGCGGCATCCGCCACGCCCTCTTCGATCGCAGGCATTTCGGTGCACGGTCGCGTAGCGAGAGACGCCGTTGTGCGCGCGCCAAAGAGAGCGCGCAGGCCGGCACGAGCCGCCAGCATGCGTGTCACATCGGCGGTGCGCCCCGACGCGACGGCATGGGCAATCACATAGGCATCGGGTTGTACATAGCCTTTGCAGCGATTGTCACGCAGCCACAGTGCCACATCGGTGGTGGGCGCCTTCCATGCAGCGTCGCCCACGCGTCGCTTGCACCGACAGGGTACCGAGTCATCGGGCGCCAACAAGCGATGCAGGTGGGCGACCACCGGTACATGGCCGGCTCGGGCAGCAATGGCAAGGAGCCAAGAGTTGACGGCACGCTGACCGCGACGACCAAGGGGCGTGTTGTTGGCCGTCAGGTATTTTAGGGCCTCCAAGCGTCCATGTTCAGCGGCACTATGGACGGCCGCAGTGAGGTGACCCCTTGTGATCTCATCGCTTCCTGTAGCGGCAAGCGGCTGGCGGGAGCGCACCATCCACGCGGGGTTGCCGCGTGGAGCGACGCCGGTCGACGGCTGGAACGTGCGGAAAACCATAAAGAGGAGGAGCGAGAGTCGAACAAGTCATTAGTCATAGTGCTTGTAGAGTTGTGACGATGGCAACTGTGCCGCCGCCAGAAAAGGGCGGCAGCAAAAAGGATGCAGAATGCACAATCGACAAAAACTGACAGACACAGTGGGGCAGCGACAATGGGGGAGAAGGAGCAGGCGTGCCTGGAGGGCACGACAAAGGACGTCGAGTACGCGTACGTCACCATAGAGTACCGCCGACTGGATCAAATCGGGCAAAGGCGCCTGTTGGCCGCAGGCGATGGCCGCACGCACTACGCTGGCCGGTGCGCCGGCCTCGATGAGACAGCGCAGGCGACCGGCGCCCCACCGCGCTGCAAACCGTTCCACCGAAATGTGCCAAAAGAGGGGCGAGGCCATCTGGGCGGCCACCAGGTCGCGCGGTCGGGCGAGGCTTCGCCAATATGTGACCGAATTTCGGGTGGCATGCCGGCAAGACCCAGCGTCTGGCCGTCGGTGCGCGCTTCTTTTAGGTCCGTGTCATCCATCCCCAACAACATAAAAAGAAAAACAATCGCAGTGTTTTTTTTGCCCTTGTCTGTTGGGGTTTGCCGAGGGCAAGCAGACAGTGGCCCGCCAATAATGGGCGGGTGTATGGGCGTCCATTTTTCGTCGTGGCCCTCTCTTTTTGGTTGCATACCGAAATACATGCGATTGGTTCGCTCTCGCCAGGCGACCAACAGGGGGCAACGCTCGCCCCCGAGGCAAAACAGACCAACAACCAAGGCCAAAGGAAACTTTGACAGACCGCCAGCGACATTGTGCACGCCCAAGTCCAGCACCGGTTGAGTTTGGCAAAGGAAAGAAAGACAAAAAGGAAAAAAAGGATACTGGACAATTTGGGCCTTGCATCGTGAGGTGGAACAGGGCGAGGCGACCAGAACAAGGGCAAGAACAAAAAAGAGAACAAAAAAGAGAGATGGCGTCGATGGGTGACCATGCCGACGGCGACGGCACGGCCGACACACCAAGACAACGACGCAACGACACTCGCCCCGCCAAAAGGCGGCGGTACAAGTCGGAACAAAAGGCACACATACCTGTAGGGCGTACGACTGACGACGGCGATGGCGACAACCCTGTGACGATCGACTGTCTTCCCAATGAAATCATCGCACACATTTTGTTCTTGGGATCGACCGACCTGCACGCACAAGGCGCCTTTGTCGCGGCAACGCGGTCTGTATCTAGACACTGGCACCAGGTCGCTCTTGTGCTCTGGCCCAGGGTGGGCGAGCACGCCTATGGGCGTTGCCTCCAGTTGCTCAAGGACGTCGATCCGTCGACCGTGCGTGAGTGCTACACCAAGTGGCAGGTCGTGGCGGCCGCGCGCCGCCTGGCGCACCAAAGGCCCATGGAGGCCGGACCCGATCTCGTCGGCGTCGAGTTACGCCCCTATGACTATGCGACGGCGATGGACGACGCCTTTTACCAATCGGCCGGCATGGATGCATCTCAAATCTGCGCCGAGCGCTGCCCTGGGTGTCGACGCGCGCCGCCATCGTGCACTTGCATGTGTAGTGTAGATTGCCGCCAATGCGACGGTGGGCCGCTCACCAACTGCGACGCGCGATTCGATCAATGGCTCGGTGACCATATCGGCGGCCCTCGTGGCGAGCCCGAGTGTCCCCATCTGGCGTCACACTATGTTGACTCTGACGAGGACTGCGCGCGACGCCGCAGGGATGCCTCTCACTCGCCCTGTGCGCGCTGGCGCGGGCGTGAACTGTCGCATTGGTGCGCCGCTGCCGACGCCACCAAGGCTAAGATCTATGTGGGCCGGTGCGCGCAGACTTTGGTGACGCACGCGTTGGCCGATGCCGACGATATCCGTCGCATGTCATGCGCCGCTGTCATTCGTCGCGCCCATCGATTGCACAGCACCAAAACCCGACTCGCCGAGCGTCCACCGACCGCTACTTGCGCGTGCGTCCGGCGTCAGGTTGCCATATTTCGTGGCCAAGGGTACACCTGCGACGGCCGTTGCATAAGCACCTCTGCCGAGATGGCCACCACACTTGATTTGGATCATGCATGATCACCCCCCCCCGATGTCCCATGTTTTGCCGTGATGTTGTCATTATTATCACCGTCATGCGAGTCATGGTAATCGTCCAGTTAAAAAAAATGTAGGCACGACACACACACACGCTTTTTCTCACCTCCATCTCTGATTTTTTTAAAAAAATCAAGTGTCTTCGGGCATGCGGCCAAAGCCCACCAACAACTGGCACACGCCCCGACGCCGCCCGGCGCCAAAGCGCCCGACGGGAGGCGCGGCGGCGGGTCGTCATAGGTGGGCGGAGTCGCGAGATCGATCAGGCGCGGGCGTCCATACCGTTCGGGATCGGCAAACTGGCGCGTGAGCCGACGCTCGGCCGGCGGCAGGTCGCCCTCGCCCAGCCATCGGTCCGAGAACCACGAGGCAAAGCGGCGCTCGTGGGCGTCGTTCCTGGGACCCCACCCACCACGGTACGGGTCGCGGCCGTACATGACCCGCGGCGCGTGCTCAAAGGCCGCCGTGTCAATCACATAGCCGCCCTCGTAGGACCCCCTATCGGTGTCGGCAGTCAGCGGGCGTCCACCGCCGCCGGGACCGAAATCGTGCGGGTCCCACGGTCGCCCAAAGTGGCGTTCATAGGCCCTCCACACGCTGCGGGCGTGCGCGCGCACGCGCTCCATCTCAAACGGTTGCAGCGGCGATCCGGCGTAAAAGTCGGCCACGGCGTCGACGATGCCGCCCACGGTAAAGCGCGCGCCCGCCGATCCGCCAGGTGCACACAGATAGGTGCGCGTGAGTGTCAGCGTCGGAAACAGGTGCGCCCGGTCGAGGGCAAAGTTGCACCCGTGGGGCACCTGTACACAGAGTACGAGGCACGGCGTCGACCATGCGGGCGTTGCCAACAGGTCGGCGAGTGCGTCGCGCCACCGTGTGCGCATAGGTTCGTCGGCTGGTGCGGCGTGGCGCGCCAAATCGGTGGCAACGTCGAGCAGACGCCGCGCCGGCGCGCCCAACCAACACGGCGGGAGGTGCATACCGGCGCCAAACCACAGACCGTGCAGACGTCGGTCCGCCAGCACCGGATGGAGCGTCGGTGTCGCGTGAATTTGACGATATGTGCCCACGCGAGACTTGATCTCGTTGTTGATGTTGTCATTGGAAAAGGAGGCCCCGCGGTCGGCACGCCCATTTGTGCAGGCGACGCCCAGCGCCCACATGGCGGCGCCCGGCCCGTAGCACGAGTCGGGCCACGAGCGCCAGTCGGCCAGTGCCGATGCAACGGCATCGTGATGTGCACGCGACAGCGTAAGCATACGGTACAGGCCGGGCGCGCCGCCCCTCTCGTGATCGTCCTCGGCGTCGCCTCCGAGCACGCGGTCCCACCGGCCCGACCAACGGGCCGCGGCCGCCGCCTCGAGTTCCTCACGGTGCACGCGTCCATAGATGAGGACCAACAATTCTATGGGCAACATGGCCGTCATGAGGTCCCCAGCGCCGCCATCGTGTGCCACGTCCATGTCGTTGCCGCCGTGATCATTGTGATCGTTATGGTCAATGTGGCTGATATGGTCATGATCGTCAATAACAGTAGTGCCGAGCGTCGGTGCATCTGGCGTGGTGACCGTGGGCGCCTCAGCAGGATGCGCCGTGCGCTCGGCGTCGGTGCCCTTTTGTTGGGTCGATCCACGCCACCAGTGCGACCAGCGCCGCGCAAGTGCGGTCCCCAACGAGCCGGGGCGATGGCGGCGCTCCTCATCGTCTTTGCGCCCCGTCTCTTGTGTCGCTTTTCGTTCTTTTCATTTTTGATTTTTTGTTTTTTTGGAGTTTGATTTTCCGGCGCCGACAGCCGCCGCGATGAGAGAGAAAATCGAGAGATCGGGTCAGCGCCAAAATGTCGGGGGCAACGAACAATAAATCAGGGGGTGGGCACTGTGCGCGCCAACAACCACGACAAAAAAACAAAAGCGTACCCATCCACAGGCCCGCCGCGCCGTCCCCTTTTTTTGGATTTTTTGGATTTTTTAATTCCCTTCCTTTTGGAAAAATGTGCGCGGCTCGGCCCGATCGCGCAATGTCCCCACTTTGTGTCACGCTCCTATTTCCCACCCTGCACGGCGGAAAGGCCCCTCCGTCGCATGTCGCCGGCTCACGCGGCCCGCGCCGACATCTCCCCTTTTTTTACCGCCTCTTGGCTCGCCCCGCGTGGCTCTCTTCTTTTTTTTTCTCTCTCACTGCCGCCTCGGCACCTGCCGCGCCGCAAGACCGCACAAAAAATTGTGTCGTAAAAAGGGCTAAAAAATAGTAACAAAGATCCACAGGCGCAAGAGGATAACAGAGACAAAAAGTTGTCATTGCCAACGCGACAAGATTTTTGAAAAGGGACAAAACAGGCGCGGGGTCCTTGTTACCGTTGCCAACAGATAGCAGGTGCATGGAAGGAAAAAAAAAGAGTCTAACCAATAAAAATAGAGAGATTGCAAAAGGGCGAGGCGGCGCAACGGGCGTCGCGCGCCCAACCGCTCCGAGGCGACGCGCCACAGGGCAAAAAGGGGGAGCCGCCGGAGCAACGGTGAGTCTGCACGCCAAAAGGGTCGCGTCGTGAGCAAAAACAGGAAAGCGACGGGGGCTGTCTCTTGCACGCGCGTGCGCGATCGATTCCCCATTTCGGCGGGTACGAGATCTCGCAACGGCCAAGGGCAAGGAGGAAAAAAAGTCGGTCAAAACATTTTGCCGCGGGCCTTTCCGTTGCCCAAGCGCCTTGCGCGGCCGAGGCGGGAAAGACGAAAACGAAAGTGACTGAGAAAAGATCAGAGAAAATCAGGAACAAAGGCGCACGTGCCTCGAACGGCCTGGATGGGTGGGCGGACGCGCCGCCGGTGGCGCTTTTGGAGGCGCGCGCTCGGCGTCGCGCTGTGCTGGCGCCACGACGGCTACGAGCCGTGTGAGAGCGGCGGCGACGACGGGAGCCACATCGGCTCTCGGAGCGATACATCGACCAGCCCACGGAGCGCCGTGGGCAGCATCGTCGGAAGTACCATAAGCAGCGGCGCGGGCAGTGCCGTCATCATCGATAGCGACGTCGGCAACGACGGCAGAGGCCGCCTGCAGGACAGGCACGACAGTGAACAAACGCCCGATGATAGGGTATGCTGGCCGTCGGCGATACTCGGCCGTCTCGCCGCAATGGAGCAACCTATTGTCGTGCGTTGCCCCGACAGCGGCGACGTGCTCTATCGGGTCGACTTGGGCGAAGAGACGCTTGAATGCTTGCGCGCCGGGCGGCGACGCTCGTGGTCGCTGACCTTTTTCATGGACCACGAGCACACGGACGACCGGCGCGTGACCCTGTACGGTCTCATGGCGCCCGGCTGCGAGGCGTGGACCATGGCCTTTGTCAGCGACGATAGCGGCGGCGCCTGCAAGGCCCACGTGCGCATTGAACCCGATCATGCAATGCACACGCTCGACGAGTGATCCCAGGCCGCTTTCCCTATGTGTGTTTTTAAATGACTTTTGTCTCTTTTTGGTCCCTCTCCAACAAACAAAAAAGAAGTGTCTAATGCCCCTTTTGTTTTGTAAATACTCTTGCCCGAGTTGTTTAAATAAAAAAAAGGAAAAACGCGACCGACGACTGGGCAACAACTCATAGTAGTTTCTCGTTGTTGGGATGGTCTTGGTACGGAAAGCGCACGGGCGGCGCTTGTCTGGGCAAAGGCCCTCGCGAGAAAAAAAAACGACGCTGGCCTTTTGGACATCCGGCCTCTTGCGGGCGCCGCAGGACCTTGGAGGGGTTGCCCTTTTTTCTATTCTTTTGGTCGGGTGTCGTCATCCTTGCGGTCGGCCCGGTCGATTCCAGTTTTCTGTTTCTTGTCGTTGTTGCCATTTTATCTATTTGTTTGTTTGCCCCCCTCCCCTCCAAACCCTTCCCTCCTTCAAATCTTTCTCTATACCTTTGTCGCCGCGGAATGGACGGTCCAACCTACGACCAGGACCAGGACCAGGACCAGGACCTGCATGGCGACGCCGAGTATGACGACCAAGGTGGCGACGACAACAACGACTACGACCACGCATCATGGCAAGGCAACAACGACGGAGGTCTCCAGGCCAATGAGGCCGTCTATGAAATGCCTGCCGACAGTGGCGCAGCGTGCGCGGTTGAGGATGCGTCGGCGGCAGATATGCTGGCCGACTGCACCGACCAGGCCACGGCGGTGCGCCTGTTTTGCACCCGGTGGAGCCGTCTAAGGGCGCAACTGGACCCGCTCACGGCCGCCACGCGCGGCATACGCCTTGAGCAGGCCGCGCTCCGACGCGACCTCGCCGCCTACATGGAGGGCGCACGCACACGCCGGGCCGTGATCCAATGTAGAGGAGGTGATGGTGATGATAACGCCACAATCGTCGTGCGCGTCGATCCGATGCGCCCCACGACGTCGATGAAGCGCGAGGTGATCACGGCCGCCGTCTACGAGCACGTCACACCCGATCTCGTGCGTGCGTGCGCCGAGGCCGCAGCCGCCGCGGCCGAAAAGCGTTCGGCCAAGGTGGCCAAGGCCAAGGCTGTTGCAGCGCGCAAGGCGGCCCGTGCGGCGGCGGCCGCTGCCCGCCCAGCCAAGCGCCGCAGACGCACGGCAAAGCATGATGATGATGATGATGGTGATGACGACAAGAACAACGAGGCTAAAAACGACGCTGGGTCTGCAAATACGCCTATGGTCGACAACAATCCTGTGGCGACCGACGACAACACGGTCAACGCTGGTGACGTTGGCGCCATTGATGATGCCGACGGCACTGGAGATGCTCATCTCGGCAACACGCCGGCGCTGGCCGAAATTATGGGCGCGGCCGTGGTCGAGGCCACGCGCGCCGCCCAACGTCGTGCCACGGCCCAGCAGACGAGTCTCACCGTGGGTCGGTACGATCCCGATCGAGACGACGAATCGGCCATGGTCGACATGTGGGACGCGTCGCCATCGTCGACCAAAGGCGCGTGTGAGGTATCGTGTCCCGACGCACGAGATGTCCAGGTCGACGGTAAATCCCAGGAACCTGTGTGCGCGTTGGCGGCCTATGCGTGGTCGACAGAGGACGTGCCCGTCGAGGTGCGCGCATGGGCCACGCGGTTTGTTGAACTCGCCGATGTTGCATCGGGTCTGCGCGACCGCATGCGCCCGATCGAGGTGGCCATCGAGGCCCTCACGCTCGACCTGCCGCCGCCACCATCCGAGCCTGCCCCACGCCGGACGCCTGCCAAGGGCACTGCGCGCAACAGACCGTCGGCGCGCGCCATCGAGGCCGCTGCCAAGCGCGAGCGCCACGAGGCCTTTGGACCGATGCGCGACGCCGTGGCGCGCCATCTAGCCGAGGTGGGCGCCGACAAGCGCGGCGTGCCCGTGCGGTTTCCGACGTCGGACGCGCTCTACCGGCTGCGCGAGTCGGTGCGCACGCGCGCCGGCACGCTCACGCGGACCGACTATGTGCCGTTGGCGGCCGACGCGGCAGCCGCCGCTATGGCTCAGGTGGAGATTGACCCGGCGGTGCCTATACGCCCGAGGCCGCCGCCGATCTCTTGGAGGATGATGAATTCCGCAACCGGCTCTTTGATGCCGTCACCGGCGGGATCGACCAACACCGCGAGCGCGGCACCATACGCACGCGCGCCGTCTCGCTCGTCCGCGTGGCGGCTAGCCGCGACCCTGTCGTCCCGGCGCCCGATGCGTGATTTCTCTTTTTTCCTTTGCCTCTTTTTTTATCAGTCATTCGCACCATACCGCTTTGGCATGAGCACTGACCGCGCCAATCTCGCAGCAAGTCGCAAAAAATTGTGCAATCGAAAAAAAAAAGAAAAACCTATTCCATTTGTTTCAATACCGTTGTCGGGTTTGAAAAGACAGACGCAATTACGCCCAAGGTCACACGTGGTCGAGCGCCTCTGCCAATGACACCGCGCCATCGGCCCATAAGTCTTGTTGTGAGTGGGCGCATGCCTTGACCCAGAGAATGCAGCCGTGTGTGGCTGCAAGTCCCTGCCACGGGGCAACGGCGCCGGTGGTCCCTTGTTTGTAGGTGGGCCGCGAGAGGACCAGCGAGAAAAAGCGCGCCAACGACAAAACGGCGGCAAAACGGAACCGGCCGCTGCCGTCAGCACTTGGCTCTACGCCGCGGGGGCACCGGCGCAGCCTCTTTTTTTTTCGCGCGCGCACACGCGCCCCCACAAAAAGCGTCACCGCCCCTGGCAAGAAACACTATTCTTTTGTGCCAAGAGGGTCCACCGAGAGCAGCCTACCGCCCGCGCGCAGCCTGCCCATCTCTTTTTTTTCTCGCTCCATAATCTTTTTTTTCCTCATCGCACCCGACAACAACATGTCTGCCCCGTTGCCCATGGACACCGAGACCGTGCCCGAGCCGCAGGTTCCCGCCGAGGCAGTCACCGCTGGCGAGGCCGCTGCGACCGAGACCGGAACCGAAGCCGGAACCGCCGCGGTGCCCAAGCCCGAGCCGGGCGCCAAAAAGACCAAAAAGAAGGCCGCCAAGCGCCCAAAGAAGATCGCCCTCTCAACCAAGACCGAGGGGACGCCGGAGCGGTTGGCAAGCGCGGTCGCGGCCAGCGCAAGAAGAATTATGCCTCGTACTCGTCCTTTATCTACAAGGTGCTCAAGCAGGTGCACCCCCGAACCGTTGGGCCATCCTCCAACAAGTCCATGTCGATCATGAACTCGTTTGTCAACGACATGATCGACCGCATCGGCACCGAGGCCGGTCGCCTGGCGCGCTCCAACAAGCGCAACACGATCGGCACGCGCGAGATCCAGACCGCCGTGCGCCTGATCATGCGCGGCGAACTGGCCAGGCACGCCGTCTCCGAGGGCACCAAGGCCGTCACCAAGTACAACGAGGCCGTCAACGCTGCGGCCGAGGCCAACGCTGCCGCCATCGACACGACCGCCGCGTGAGCATCGCCTGCGCCCTCTTTTTCGCGCCGGCCCACCGGCGCAGCGTCCTCTGTCCAGCGCGTGCCAATTGGTTGTTGTGTGCAATCTCCTTTTTTTTTGGTTTTGCGCCTCGCTCCATCAGACAAGACGGGCCGTACAATAAAAAAAGTAGGCAAAAGTACGCAAAAGAATGAAACAAATAGGGGACCGATTGCGGCGTCTGAAAGAATGCGACGACGACATTCGTTTTTGTTTTTGGGTTATTTGCCCTTTTCTTTCCTCTCGGCGCAAAAGGGGACGGGCGCACAGTAGTCCTTGTCGGGCGCGGCAAACTCGAGTTTGGCTTGCAGCGTGTGCGACCCTTCCTCCTCTGCCGCGTCCACCGTCGCATGATCCATCCATCCATTGTCGAGCGTGCCCCTGACAATGAATTTATCCCGCCGGTCGAGTATTGCCGTTGCTGTGATCGAATGATTGATCCTACCCCGCAACTCTAGCGGATCAAGGACCAGACGCCACACTCGCTGGCGATCCTCTTGGTGTACCAATTTGAGGTGGTCAGTCTCTCCCGCGAGAAGCCGGCCCAGGAGAGTGCGCCGATCTCGGTCTGCCATCTGCGTGCCGACGCCAATGACCAACGACTAGCGTCAGAAAAAAAAAAGAAAAAATAATGATGGCGGGCAAACCTTGTGTTGGCCACGCTGACCTGGTTTCCTTGTCCTGGTTCTGTCCCTAGACACGGTTGGTGGCGCCTCGGGTCAAGGCGCAGGAGAAGGGGCACTGTTTTGCGCCGGGACGGTTTGTCGACGCTTTTACTTGGAGCGCCGTGCCAGTTTTGTTTTCAGTCTGCGTGCGCACACGCAGCGCCGATGTGCCCACAAAAAAAGAGGCCAACAATTGAGCGAGCGCATGGTTGCCGACACACAAGATCTACCATTCTTTGGTCTTTCTTTTCATCCTTTTTTCATTTTTCTAGTATACAGACGCCTTGGCGTGTGGGCCGGTCGGGGGAGGAATCGCGACCGTCAAAACCCGACGCGCCATGGCCGCATGCAAGTTATGCAGCAGACGGTCATGCTCAATCGGGTGGGTGTAACCGTCACAGCCAAAGCGTTGCCGCCGCAGTGCGGGCAATGCGGTCCTGCCTTTGCCCAGGCACTTTTGTCGTCCTCGGCGCGGTCGGCCAACGCCGCCGCCAGCACATGCGGCTCGATCTGACATCCGGCCTCCATGAGCGTCCGAAAGGCGCAGATGTCGTCGGCACCCAGGGCAGCCATGAGGGCACGCGTGCCAGCATCACGCGCCATTGTGGCAAGAAAGGTGCGTGGGCACGGGACACCGGCGTCGCCGCACAGCCTTGGAAAGAGAGCGACAACGCAGCGCGCCATGGACGCGATAAAAGTGACATTTCCCTTTTGTGCAGCGACGACGAGCAGCCGCTCATTGCAGAGCGCCGCCAGGACCGCGTTGACGGCCGCGGGCGCGCCGGGTCCCGGCGTCGGCACGGCCCCGCGCAGTAGGACTGGAAGTGCGTTGAGCACCATCGCTGGCGTCCCGATCAATGCACATGCGACCAGCGCATCGTCGAGTCTGACCTGTGGATCGATGGCACGACCCGATGCCGCGTCCACAACACACGCCACAGCCGCGACCGACCTCGACGCTGCAATCGCCCAGTCGAGCACATCGTTGTCGTCGACCATTTGAATGGCATGCAAGGGTCTCTGCGCCGCCACGGCATCCAGCGCACGTAATCGGAGCGGCGTCCATGAACGCCATGCACGACAGACGTGTGCCGCCACTGCCGCCCACGGTCCGTCGAGGTGGCCGAGAATGGCGCACCACATTTCGGCGGGCAGTCTGATCTCGTTCATGTCCTTGTTTGCGTTTTTTGGTCCTCCTTTGTTGTCGCACAAACAACAACGATATGTTTGCAACCTTTCTGGCAATGGACAGTGTCCTGTTGCTCACGGCGACAAAGTATCGGCCTGTTTTTTTCCCTCCTCACAATATCTGGGGCGCCTGAACCGGCACCTTGGCGGCGGCGCGGGACGTGGACCCGTGGCGTGGGCTAAAAAAAGGGCACCAATCGGAACGTTGATAAAAAAAATGGAGGCTCCCCTTTGACGACCACGACAAGGCAGAAAGCCTGCATGATGCCCAAAGGCTGCCCATGTTTTTGTCTTTTTCATTCCCGCACTCTTGCACCTTTTTTTGGTGGTCGGCCAGTCGTTGGTGAGAAAAAAGAGACCCACCTTTTGGCGTGGATCGAAAAAAATCAGCGCCGTGCAAAATGCGTGCTCATGCGATTCCCACAGGCATCTCAGCCTTGTTGTGTGGCCCGCCAGCCTCTCTCTTTGCAGCGGATCGCCAATCTTTTCATACTTTTTTATTCTTTTTTCCAACCGTATTTCATCGCGAGCCAAATACACAAAGGAAAAAAATGGGCGAGACATTTTTATGGGGGGTGTGCAGCGATCAGGGGACACAGGCGGGGCAATGGCAAGAGCCGGGCGTGTCGACCTCGCCGCGGCCCAGGTTGGCCGCATGGGCCTCGGCCAAACACAAGTGAGCCGTGGCCGGGTAGCGCCGAGCCAGTCCAGGCAGGGCGCCGCACAGGCGACGCCTGCCAACGACGCCAGCGCGCCCTCGACAAAGGCGACGCCGTAGCGTTCACACAGAAACGCCAGCACATCGCTGCCGCCGTGGCGGATGGCGCCGACAAAGGCCGCGGGACTGCACACGCCGCCGGCGTCGGCCACGGCACGCACCGTGTCAACGTTGCCTGAGACGACGGCCGCCTCCAGGGCGTCCCACGTGCCAAAGGGCCGGATATGGGCGGCAGCATCAATGCAGCCGGCGGCCAGGGCAGCACGCGCCACGCCCACCGTGAGGGCGCGTTGCCCATCTTGGCGCGTGCGCATCCACGAGATCACACCCACGCGGCGATTGGTAGCGGCCAACATAGCGACGTCGGTCGGACGCCACGCCGCGCCGGCCCTCGGCGCAGACGGATCGTCGCCGGCGGCCCATTGGAGCACGGCGAGGCTGCGGCCCGCGCCGCTGCGCGCACCGCCTGGGCCGTGCACGCACATAGACCCGTCTCGTGCATGAGGGCCAACGCGCGCACGACATTCCGCTGTGCCAAGTCGTCTAGACATGTCGGGTCGGCTGTGTGGCCGCGTGCGGCTGCCCATGCGATAAAGCGCGGCCGATGCGCCTTGGTGACGGCCATAGCAATAGCATGGGGGTCGAGCGGCGGCGCACCTGCACAGTTTTGGTCGAGCAGCCAGTCAACAATGTCGGGCCGGTCAGCCTGCACGGCGGCGATGCCAATCTCGCGCGGGCACTGGCACCGGCTCGAACCGTGCCTCGTCTGCTGGGCGACGGTCTTGTGCAGCGTCTTGAGCACGTCGAGATGGCCGCGTGCCGCCGCCTCGATCATGACGCTGTGGTAGATGGTTTTTATGCGCCACGTTGACACGTCGCCATAGCACGGACCCTTGACGATCCACTTGATCACGTTGAGGTGCTGCTTCCGCGCGGCGCGCGCCAGCGCATCCGACCACAGCAGGTCGTCGGTGGGGGTGCTCCCGCAGTGGTCACTGAAGCGGGGCACGTACCTCGTGGCAAAGAGATCTGACCCACAACGAGAAACGCAGCACGCTGATTCGCTTGCAGAGTCTTGATCGCCATCGCCATGGTTGTTGTTGTTGTTGATATCATCTCGCTCTCGCTCGGACTGGAACAACTGTCGCTCGAAACATCGTCGTAAAAGTGCTTTTTGAACCTCTTGGGGGCGCGTCGCAGTCTTTGACGTCACGCAGACCGTCGGCAATGCAATCATAGATCCATTGGACAACATCAAGCCGACCGCCCTCGGCGGCGTCGCCCAGCATGTGGACGGCCACCGGTTCGTCCCACTTGGCAAAGAGCGCTATGACGGCAGACAGCGGCGCCCCGCGCACGAGCACATCCGAGGCACGGGCAAAGCCGATCATCTTTGCCACCTGCGGCGTCACGGGATCGGCGACGAGATGAGGCGCTGCGATGGCAAAGGCCCCGAGGTCGTGCGGCGTGTCGAGGTGGCGAGTGATCATCTGCACGACCTCAATCGGCATGTCGCCGAGACCCCTCAAAGGTCGCTCAGCATTGCCGTGGTCGTCGTCATAGGCATCCGTCATTTTTTTTCTCTAATGAGAGATCTTGCTCTGTTGTGTTCCTGGCGGGACGGTGCACAAAGGAGAGGCTTGTGTGGACGCCAGCAGTGGCCGCGCATCGCCGCCTCAATGTGCGGCTCCATTGCAAAGAAAGAGGTGGCGCTCCTCTTTTCCTCCTTTTTACATTTTTATTTTTTCGTTTTGTGTGAATCGGCCCCTTTTCTCCCTTTGCGGCGGCATGATCTTTGACAATGACAAGACGGCATATGCGCAGATGCGACGAGGACAATTTGAGGATATGAGGAGCGTCAGTCCTTTTTGTCGCGGGACGTCTTTTTGTTGGACGACAATTCTCGCAAAAACACGGTTGGACTACAGATGGGAATAGATGGGCGGTGCGTCCCACAAGAGTCGGTCGGCCGTGCAGAAAGGCGGCGCTCGCCATGACCTCGTCCTGGTGTACGCATGCACATGGGCACCCAAGGCGTCCAAGCGCGCCCACGTGCTCTCAAACCTGGCGGCGACCAGAGGCGGCAGCGTGTCGCCGTCATCATCATCATTGCCATTGTCGCGGAGCGCAAGTCGTTCGTCCACGCGTACCGCACATCATTGGACACGCCGTCAGTTATCATAGTCGTGGCGCCTTGCAGTGCGGAACCGACCTTGTCCATGTTTCTGCGTTGCCGTGTCTGTGCAAGTCGACATGCCCTATCTTTTTTTGAACCTTGCAATGCATCAAAAAAAAGGAAAAATTTTGTGCTGTCCAATGCCGGCACACGGGATGACATTGCGCCCCGTGCGACGGTCGAAAAGGGACCGAAAGACAAAATGAGGCGAGACGATTTGGTCGGCCAGCCTGTGGGGGGCCTCTTTTATTTTTCCCATGTGGCCCTGTTCCCGAATTTTTGTTTTCTTGGCCACGTGGAAAAAAGAAGAGGGCCAACTAGGCAGACCGAGGACGGTGCATCTTGTGCGCCATGACCATGATATTCTTGTCGTCGAGACCATACAAAAAAGGAATGACATGATGTGAAAAAGGGAGCACTCTGTTTTTGTTTTTTTTTTCAATCGAATAGGTCGGTCGCAGATGGCAGGGCGGCCCATTCCAAGAGGCGCACGCAGCGCCAGTGACCGCCTCGGCGTGCGGCACGGGTGGCCTCGGTTGCGTCATAGGGACAGTCGTGCGCCAAGGCGTAGCGCAAAATGTTATAGGCGCCCCGTTCAGCCGCTGCCATTATCGCATAGGGGCTCCACGGGCAGCCGTTTTCATGTGCATAGATCACTATTGCATTATGTCCACCGCTGGCGGCCGCGTGAGTGACGTCATCGGTCCAGGGACAGCCAACATCACGAAGACGCCTTAGCAATGCCAGGTTGCCCACAGAAGCGGCATAATAACAGGGCATGGTGTTGGCCGGGCAGCCGTGCGCACGCGCGTACAAGAGGCACGCCAACCGGCCCTCATCCTTGTCGGCCGTTGGCACTCGATCTCGGCCATAGATCATTGACCGTATACGACATAGAGCCTTGGCAGGCTCTGTGCATGTGCTGGCGCTCCACAAACAGCCGTGCTCGTGAGCAAAGGTGAGCATGGCGAGATCACCATTGGCTGCGGCGTGTGCACACACCGAGCCATTCCATGGGCAGCCGCGGCTGTAGAGGTAGACAAGCGCATCTATGAACCCGCCGCGCGCAGCCGCGTCGCATGCGTATACGCTTTGTGGGCATCCATTGTCGCACAGGTAGGTTAGAATGTCGAGGCGACCGATCGACGCAGCGCCGACCAGCGTGTCGTCGCCCCAAGGACAGCCGCGGTCACGCAAATCAATGAGGACGTCGAGACGGCCCGTGCGGGCCGCTGCCGCGCACGTCCCAGTGTCCCATGGGCATCCGTGATCGCGTGCATAGTCGAGTATGTCGATGCGACCGGCGGCCACCGCGGCCGCGCACGTTCTCGCGTCCCACGGGCATCCCGCCTCGTGCAAAAAGCGCAATGTATCGAGACGGCCTCCAGTGGCGGCCTGCATGCACGCACGGTTATGGGGCGGGTGGCCGTCGGCAATGAGCACCCGAAGAATGTCAGTGTGACCGCCCAACGCCGCATGAGAGCATGCCCCGCGTGACTTGATTGATGATCGCGAGGACAAGTAGGTCGCACAATCGAGATGCCCACCATAGGCCGCATGAACGAGAGCCTTTTCAATCGTTTGCGGATAAAATGCATTGCCAATGGCGGCGGCAGTCTCGATCACGTGGGCGACAATGGCAGTCTGTCCGTGGCGCGCAGCCTCTTCGAGGGCACGGTGGTACTGACCGTAGCCCTGACTGCATACATAGACAAAGTTGGCAACGTCGCCGGCGCGCGCCGCCGCACAGGTGATCCGGTGCAAAGGATCGCGTAGGCGCTGCCGGCCACCGAGAATGTAGCGGGTGCAGTCGCAATGTCCCTCGACGGCCGCGGCTTTGGCAGCAGCCAGGAGGCGCCTGGCGACGCCGCGCCGGCGACGAAGCACAGCGGCCCGCATCGTGCAGTCAACACGGCCCATGCTTGTGGCATCTTGGGCCACATGGCGCCAACGCCGGCACACTGCCGCAGCGCGCGTGCGCCGGTCCACACAGACCAAAAACCTGAAACAGCAGACGAGGATCTCGTCGGGCAGGTGGTCGATCATCGCGGACCCATCAGCCTCGACGGCGGCAGTGGCCATTTCTTTTTGCGTAAAAAAAAAAGATTGAATAAAGTCGCCCTGCGTGTCTGCCGCCCTCTCTTTCCTCCAATCAAAGCCTGTGTTTTTATTTTTTTGTGTTTTTTCTTTGCGATGGCCGTCACCGTTGGGATTTGGCCAGGTTTTTCTGGACTCTGTTGTTGTCCTTCGCGCAGCCGTATTCGAGAGGCCACGCTTTGGCCGACTACCGGTCTCTTTTGTGAAGGCCTTTTTTGTGATGTTGGCGTCGCTCTCTGTGTTGCGCCCTTGCTCCATTTTTTTAACCTATTGCGAGCAAAGATCGTCACTATTTTTTATTCTTTTTCACACTATTTTTTATAAAGAATTTTGAATCGGCCGCTTGTCTGGTGTGCCGCAAGTTTTGAGGCTCTTGTCGCACGACGGAAGAGCGACGCCCGACCGGCCTCTAGGGTGCCGATGGTTTTTGTGTTGTCTTTTGTGGATCCTTGCGCCTCTGAAGAAAGAGTCGACTTTTTATTTGTCTGCCCGGCTCTGCAGCGCACAGCAAGATGGCCATGCAGTCAAACAATTTTGTAGTGAAGAAAAAAAGCAAGAAGAACTTTGGACAAAAAAAGTCAGGGCAAGGGCTGTGCGTCGTCTTGGTCGACCGCCAAAGGGTTGTTGGTGATGGCACCGTCGGGTTTGATGCGCGTGACGTCGCCCGTCAGTCGACCGTCGGCCCATTCGCACTGGTAAAAGGTGCCGTCCGTGTCGATATGGGCGCCCCCTCCGCGGCCCAGGCCACGCCAGCGGCCCACGGTCATGCGACCGTCGCACTCTGTCTGCACGCCGGGGCCTTTGCGCTGCCCCTTGCGAAACTGACCTACAAAGCGCACGCCATTGGCATAGATCATTTGACCAAATCCGTCCTCTAGGTCGTCCTGCCACATGCCCTGGTAGCGGTCACTGTTGGACCATGTGTAGGTGCCGGCGCCGTGCTTTTTGCCCGCGCGCCACTCGCCGATATAGTTCTCGCCGCCGGCCCACGCGCATGCGCCGTGGCCGTCGCGCGCGCCCGCGGCCCATGTGCCTGTGTAGACGCCCTGACCGGCAATCTCTTCGACACCGTGGCCATGTTCGCGGCCGCCGGCCCACGCGCCCTCAAAAGTCGAGAGCACGCCATGTCTATTGAGGATCTGCTCGGTTTTGCATGCAGCGGCCTCGTCTGCCATTTCCACCGCCAGGCCATAGCCGTGGGGCTCGCCATTGACGAGGTCGCCCATAAAGACGACCGACTCGCGTACTGAGCGGTGTGGCCCAGTCGCTGCCGGTGCAGTGGGCGCCGAAGCCACCGCACGGTAGAGCCAACGCCAGTCCTTGCCATAGTTGGCAAACTGTCGGTGCAGCGGTTCGCCATAACACACCGTATACAACTGACGCCACAGACTATCGTCACCGCAGATACGTGCCATCCGATGGCATGTGGCCTCGAGTCGGCAGATGGCCGAGGCGGATCGCGTCGCCACGACGATGGCCACAATCAACTCGTCGGGAAGCACGAGAAAGGCATCGCTTGGCGGCATCGGATCGCCCAGAGGTGCCATAGGGTGACGACGCTGACGGTACGATGTTCCCAGGTGTCCTCCACGATGGCGAGATTCAGCCATGCGTTGCCACCAACGCCGTCCTCTGGGACTGTGGGGGTGACGCCCGCAAAAGGACATGAGCCTTCCCCTCAGCATGCCGCGTATTGTTGCACCTTGGCGGCGATTGGCGATGCGTGGCATCTCTTTTTTTTTGAAAAAAAAAGAAAGCCCCTAAAAGCCGTCTATCGGTCGACGCTGGCGGCTTTTTTGTCCGGCAGGCTTTTGTCCTCTTTTTTCTTCGTGGTGTTGTCACCCAATCTTTCTTTGCCACCGACGGGCCTGGGCTCGTGGACCCGGTTGCAAAAAAAAGAGGCATATGCATTGGCCCATTGTCGATGGGGATTGGTTGCGCCTTTTTTTTAACAATGCACAGAGTGGCCTGCCAATTTTGCGGCGGCGTCATGCGGATGGCCCTGGCGGTCGCGGGCAAAAAGTTTGCAGCGCCGCCAAAAAAATCGTTACCCATGCCGATCACAAGTCTGTGGCTTCTTCTCTTTTTTTTCCAAGGCAAAAGTCATTTTTCTTTTTTATTCTCTTTTTTGACCCTTTGAGACGATGCAACTGGCGAGTCTTTTGCCAGGGACAACATAGATGCGAATTTCATGTCTATTTACGGCGTGCAAGAGACAGGCGGCGCCTATGATGGTGCTTCATTGCCCGCCCACACAGACAAGCCCTAGTTGTCAACAAGACGCACGCGGGCAAGCGCGCGCGTGGGCTCGTCGAGCGAGGCATTGCGCGGTCTCTGGTGGAGCGGATTGGCATCGGCAGACTGTGCCGGCAGCACGCAGGACGCATTGGCGCAGGCATGCACGGACGCGCCGACGCCGTCAGGTACGGCCACTCTAGGTCCTCACAGATTCCCTTCCAGATGGCCTCAAATTTTGCCAGTTGGAGCCGGCTCCGAGGCAGCGACAGATGGTCGAGACACTCGTGCCGGCCGAGCAGTTGGCAAAACTTGTAGGGCACATAGTCGCCCGAGAGATGGGGATCGATGGGCGTCGAGGCAAGGCGCACCTTTACCCTGGCGTAAGATGCCTGGATGTGTTCAAACATCTGCCAGCAGTGACGCTCTTTGGCCGAGCCCAACTGTGGCGCCTCGTTGCCGGTGACGCAGCACCACACGTACACGGCAAAGTCACAGTGGTCCTTGAGCGCGGGCACGTCGAGACAGCGCCTCACAGTGAGCGGCGTGATTTCGTCCATGTTGCACGCCGCGTGCCATTAGAGGATGGCGTCAAACACCTCCTTGGTCATCTTGCCGCTGGGCCTGCCCTGAAGGGCCTTGAGCCGATCTTCAAAGTCGCCTGCGTTGAGCGCGTCCTCTGCTGCCATGGTGTGCCTCGGCAAGGGTTGCGTCTTTCCGCCTGATAGAATGGATTGACATAAACCGCGGCCGCCTTTTGCGACCGCCAAATAAACCCCATTTCGTTGGCCCCTGTGCAAGAGCCGCAAACGGCCACACACTTTTTTTTTGAGGATTGGTCGCTTTTTGTGGTTGTTGGATAATGGCAGTGCTTGGCCGATAATGGGGTTTGTCCGGTTTTTTGCGCACTGCGATTGTATTTGTCGAGATGGATGCACTACCCCAAGAGGTCCTACAAATGATTCTTTCAGGGTGCGACACTGGGTCCCTCGTGGCCCTGTTGACCGTGTCGCGCCAAATGCGTTGGTTGAGCGCGTGTGCGCTCATCGACGGCTGGCACGGTGCGGGCCGAGGCCGCGGCGTCCTCGTGCCCGTGCCGCCCAACGGCACTCGTGTCAGTGATGTTGTTGAGGAAGATGACGACGGCGATGACAACAACGGCAAAGAACAAAACATGCGTGCCATCAACCTGATCTTGGCGCGCAAAGCCGAGCGCCTCGCGTGCGCGCTTCATGATGATCGAAAACGGTTTGCGCACGCCATCACGGACCGCGAGTATCCCGAGGTCTATGCCTTTCTTCGGTACCGACTGCCGTCGCTGCTACGCGGCAAGGTCTCTCGCATCGACCTATGCCTCAATCGCGCGACCTGCCGGCGCTTTCTGCACGACCTGGCGGGACGCTTTGGGGTCTTGCACGAGACCGTGAATCGCTATCCGCGCTGGCGGTACTCCTGGGACAGAGACTCTATGTGTATCCTCGGTCGCGGCCATATGGTCTTTTCCCTCCCGGCGGCCCCGGCGACGCCCACCGGCTGTCTTTGGTGTAGTAAAACCCCTATTCTTTTTACCTCCCTTTTTGCCTGTGGTTCGAGTTGCCCTAGTATGCTGTGCGCTGTTGGCACATGATCACTTTGGAAAAAGGGCAATACTCCATGGGCGCGGCCGTGCCCAAAAGAAAAAAAAGGAAAAAACAAATTTTCTCGATGGGTTGTTTTTTCCATGTTGTTTGCTCCGTCACACAAAGAGAGGATTATCATATCAGGCAGACTTTGGCGCAGACCGCGCGGCACAAGCCAGACACGGCTCGCCCGGTAGGCATGGTGGTGTGAGGCGATGGATCTCGACCTTTCCCTCGATGCACACAGTGTCCGCCCAGACGCCCGAAAGGCGCGAGCCGTCGGCAAAAGTGTGCGTGCCCTGGCCTCGCCGCCGGCCCTTGTCATAGGTGCCCCTATACTCGTCACCCGACGGCCACGTGTAAATGCCATGCCCGTGGCGGTGGTCACCATTCCATTCACCCTCGTAGCGATCGCCGTTGGCATAGGCCATCGTGCCACGGCCGTGAAATAGTGCATCATGCCACTGGCCTTCGTAGCGATCGCCGTCGGCATAGACCATGACTCCGTTGCCATGTCGTTCGCCGTCACGCCAGTCGCCCTCGTATCGGTCGCCGTTGCTGTGGACCATGATACCGTGACCCTGCTGGCGGTCTTCGTGCCACTGGCCCTCGTACCGATCACCTACGGTATCAATCATGGAGCCTTGACCGTGGCTCTGCCCACGTTTGTTGAATTCGCCGTCGTACCGACTGCCATCAGACCATATGTAGGTGCCGCGGTAAGGCTCGTCGTCGGTCCACTCGCCGGTAAAGACATCGCCATTGTCGTAGATATCGGTGCCCTCACCGCAGGCGTGGCCGTGGCGCCATTGGCCCTCACGTCGACCACCCGCCGCGTACGCAAATGTACCGTGGCCGTGTGCTCTATAGGACTTGCACTCGCCGTCGTATCGGTCGCCCGATACGCTGCGCAGGGTGCCGATGAGGGGCCGCTTTCCGCGTTGCCAGCGGCCCTCGAATCTGGTGCCGTTGGGATAGGTCTTGGTGCAGTCTCCGTGCATCTTGCCCTCTATCCAGTGCCCTTGGCGCTTGACAATAAGGGGACGCGCACGCCGTGCCGCGGCAGAACTGGGTCGCGCACGCAAAACACCACAACAGTGGGCACCGTGGGCATTGACGGCGATGCCAAAGCCGTGAGGTTTGCCGTTGACGACATCGCCCCAATAATTGTGCCTGCCGCATTTGATCTGCACGGCGCCAACGTCGGCACCTTTGGGACTCGCCGGGTGGCTTTGCGCGCGGTAGATCCAACGCCAGTCGACCCACTCGGGCCAGGGCGGCTCGTGCAACGGCGGCCCAAAGTGCGCGAGGCACAGATGGCGCCACAGCGACTGGTCCATGGCGAGAGCGTGATGACGTCTCGACGTAAGGGACCATGCGGCGAGCGCCGCAATGTTGTCCATGGCCATGAGAACATGCAGGATCAACTCGTCGGGCAACCGCTCAAACAGAGAATCGGGCGCGCTGGCATAGTCGGCGTCGGTCCGACGCCTCTTTTGCGGTTGTCCTGCATTGTCCCCAGACAGAGGGTCGCCTCGGGCAACGGCGATACGAGCCCTTTTCATTCTTTCTTTCTTTTTCGCGTATGCGGGGCAGCACGACGTGTGCGCGGGCAAATGGCACAGGCGGCTTTCTTGTACGTGCAACAAAGTCCACAAGGCAGAGCCAACGACGTGGGTGTATATAAAAGAGCGCGACCTTTAGGCCTCGCAACTTGTTGGGCCGTCGGCATGTCGTCGCCCAGCCCAATCAAAAAAAAGATAAGTCCACTGCCGCAGCCGAAAAAAAAAAGAAAAACTTTCTCGATCGGATGACAGTGGCGGCGAATATGTGCTGCCGCCCTTTCGAAAACTGGTTGCTGCAACTCGGGAAAAATGGCAGCCGACAATCCTTTTTTTTTTGAGTTGCCAGAGGAAAAAGAATCTGATCTCGGGGCAACCAAGATGCCGCCGGCGAGACACACACGACGGGCACAAGGCATCGAGGCGGCGCTGCAAAATAAGTGTTTTCTTTTTATTTCCTAATAGAAACAAATGGTACGACGGTCGCCTCACGTGGACGTCTGCCGTACAAACAGGCAGGCCGCGCACAGGTCGCCCGCCAGACACGGTCGGCCGGTGCGATGGGCGTCGACCTTTGGCTCGGCGCACACGGTGTCCTCCCAGACGCCCGAGAGGCGCGAGCCATCGGCAAAAGTCTGTGTGCCTTGGCCTCGTCGTTGGCCCTTGTCATAGGTGCCCCTGTACTCTTTGCCCGACGGCCACGTGTAGACGCCATAACCGTGCTTTTTGTCGTCGCACCATTCACCCTCGTAGTGATCGCCGTTGGCGTAGGCCAGCGTGCCACGGCCGTGAAACAATGCGTTGCGCCATTGGCCCTCGTAGCGATCGCCATCGGCATAAATCATGACGCCGTTGCCGTGCCTCTCGCCATCACTCCACTGGCCCTCGTATCGTCTGCCGTCAGCGTAGACCATGACGCCGGGGCCGTGCCTCTTGTCATTAACCCACTGGCCCTCGTATCGACTGCCATCGGCGTAAGCCACCGCGCCGTGGCCGTGCCAGAGTCCCTCCCGCCACTGGCCCTCGTAGCGCGTGCCGTCGGGATAGGTCATGATGCCATGACCATGTCTATGGTCTTTGAGCCATTGTCCCTCATAGTGTCGGCCGTTGGCATAGACCATCGAGCCGCGCCCATGGCTTTGGCTCTTGCTGTTGAATTCACCGTCGTAACGCTGGCCGTTGGACCATATGTAGGTGCCATCGTACGGCCCGCCGCCGGTCCACTTGCCGACAAAGACGTCGCCATTGTCATAGGTCTCAGCACCCTCGCCGCAGGCGCGACCGTAGTCCCATTGGCCCTCGCGCCTTGCGCCTGACGCATACACATAGGTGCCGTGGCCGTGCGGTCTGTGCGATTTGCATTCGCCATCATAGTACCCTTTGCCCGGAAACCGCAAGGTGCCGACAAGAGACCGGTGGCCGTTTTCCCATCGGCCCTGGAATGTCGTGCCATCCGAGTACATTTTTATGCCGTCGCCGTGCATCTTGCCGTGTATCCAATGGCCCTGGCGGCGACTACCGCTCGTCGTCGGTGCGTGCAACGCGCCAGCGGGATCGACGCGCGCTCGCAGGACGCCACAACGGCGTATGCGGTGGGCGTCGAGCAGGATACCGAAACCATGCGGGTTGCCATCGACAACATCGCCCCAGTAGACACGCCTGCCGCATTTGACCCACACGGCGCCGACGTCGGCGCCTTCGGGACGCGCAGGATGGCTTTGCGTGCGATAGATCCAGCGCCAGTCGACGCCCTCGGGCCACGGCGGCTCGTGGAGCGGCGGCCCAAAGTGTGTGCTTGATAGATGACGCCACAAGGATTGGTCTGCGGCAAGGTCATAGTGATGTCGTGACGTGAGGGACCACGCGGCGATGGCGCCGACGTCGTCGGTCAACATGAGAATGTGCAAAATCAACTCGTCGGGCAGCCGCCCAAAGAGAGAATCAGACATCTCAGTGTGGTCAGTGTCGGGTCGCGGTTTCTTTTTGGATACTAGGGGACGATCGGCCATTGCACTGTCCTCGTTGAGATCGCCGTTGCCTCTCTTCATGGTCCTTGGTGCACAACAGGCGGCTGCAAAGATACGACCAGTGCAGATGATGTTTGTGTGTTGCCAGTGCCTGAAAACAGGTTTTGGCAATGAAAAAAAAGGTGGCCGGCGAATGGTCTGGCGTCGACAAAATAGTTGGCGACCGCCCGTCATTGGCGTGCTTCTCCAGTCTAGAAAAATCTATTTTTTTTCTATTGGATGTTGTAGAAAAGAACCGCCCCGCCACACACCCACAGAGGGTCGTCGTCTGCATACACCACAACTAATCTTGGCCTCATACACAAAAGAAAAGATGGAAAAAGCCTGTGCCACTGCGCGATCGGAATGCAACATGGACGGTGCTGCGATTGTCTCTATGCAAAATGCGACAAGTCGTATCTTGCGTCGCACATGTATCCCATCTACGACGAACAAAGGCCGCAAGCACGGCCAAGCACGATGGCGCCGAAAAAGGAGGGGCCGCGCTGCGACAAACATAACCAACGACAGTGTCACGGATCGGCAATGCCCCTGTCTTTTGGATTTGCCCGACGAAATACTTGCGACCATCATGCGATGGACGCTGCCGCGAGACCCCAAGGCCGTGGGCGAGGCCGTTGCATCGTTGCAAGGTTGCTGTACACGGTTTGACGCCCTATGTCGTATGACCTGCCTAGAGGTGACCGACATGGACCTACGCTTTGCGCCTTTTGCCTGTTGCGACACCGACGAATACGATCCGGCTATTGCATCGAGCAGCGGCCGCCTCGCCAGTGCGGTCGGCCTTGTGCGTGCTCCTCGTCTGCGTCGACAGTTTATGCAGACCTGCGTGCGCTATGCCATCTACTCGCTCATCGCCAGCAAGCCAGATGCGATGGCGCCGCGACTCGACCTCGTTCCCTTTTCATCCTTTGTGAGGCCCGAATCCGCGGCCCATTTGATGGCACGCGCCCTTGCGCCCGTATGTGGCATTTTCGTGTACAACTACATCAAAGTGTACACGCACAGCGATGGTCACATTGACGTACGCGCCTGTTGTGGGACTACGGCCAAAATATTGGGTCCCGAGCCCACCGTCCTCGACGGCTGGGCACGAGACACGATCAACGGCGCCCTTGTTGCGGCGGCCACGCGAGCCATGAACGCCACTGACCCGCTTTGCAAGCACAAAATCGTCGTCGATTCGATCGACCTGTTTGAAGCGTATCCCGACTGTGCTGGACACTTTTGCGCGACCCGTCCTGGGTTCACCTGTCCAGTCGGACAGAATCGCAATCTGACGATGAAATGCACGCTCGACATCTCGTCGGCGGTCTATCCCGCGCGTCGCGAGGCTACTTGCGATCCCGTCTCCCTGTCGCATCGGCCACCTGCATAATTTTCTTCTTCCTGAACAAAAATGAATAAAATAATGAGGATTCTTGCTCCGCACGCATGAAAATCGCCATCCTGTATCGCACGGGCCTGGTTATGTGGCCGACATTACATTGTATGACATGGCACACACCTTTTTGGTCAACCCTGTCAGAGCCAAATGGGTAAAAAGGCTGCCTCTGGCATGGAGCGGGACTTGTTTGCATTGTTTTTTCACTGGCGACTTTTAGAAACCAGGTGTTGACGCCAGAGATCGCCACAGAGCATCATGACGTCCACCAAGATGGCACCGCTCCATTGAGCGGCTCTCCTCTGTCAAGGCGCGCAGGCCGGTTCGTGACAACAAGGAAACACTGGGGCGCAATACTCTGGTTGGTCCGACCTCGTAACCGACCCCGCCGCAGGCCTTTTCGGCGCCCTCTGTGGTTTTGTTTTTTTTTCGAGAACACTTTTCTCTGTGGACCGACAAGCCACGAGCCTGCTTGGTCTGCACCAAAAAAATACATTTGCTCCGGGGCCTCACCAATGACTTGCATTGGGCCATCCTTTTTTTTGCCGTAATTCGAAAAAAAAACACTGGCACGCCTTTTTGCTTTCACCTTTGGCGTCCATGCAAAACAAGACCACCCACGTCCGATCCGATGTGCCCGTCGCATGCACAAATGATGACCGCCGCAAGCGCCGTCGCACTCGGCGACGCCCAAGACTACAGCAAATGACAGAGGACTTGGCTCACGACGACATGGCGCCCGATGCGCGTATTCGCCTTTTGGACCTGCCCGGCGAGATGCTCGCGGGTGTTATACGGTGGGTGTTGCAAGGACCCGACATGCCCAAGGCGGTTGCATCGTTGCGCGGTTGTTGCACCCGCCTTGACGCCGTATGTCGCACACCGCTTTTCAAACCGACGACATCGACCCGCGCCTTGCGTCCTTTGCCTGTTGCGACACCGACGAATACGATCCGACTGCCATCTCGGGCGACGGCTGCCTCATTAGCGCGGCCGGCCTTGCGCGCGCTCCTCGCCTGCGTCGCCAGTTTGTGCAGACGTGCGTGCGTTATGCCATCTACTCGCTCATTGTCACAAAGCCAGGGACGGGTGTGAGCAACCGGGGACTCGACCTGGTCTCCTTTTCATTCTTTGCGCGCCAGCGTCCGCCCTTTCCCCTTTTAATACATGCCCTCACACGCGGCGCCTACGCGCCCGACCATATCGGGGTGAGCGAGTACGATGACGGGCACACCAAAGTGCACATCGACGACAGGATCGTGGCAAGAGTGCATGGGGCAAAGCCCGTCGACCTTGACGACCACACACGGAGTGTAATCAACAGGGCGCTTGCCGCGGCGGCCATTTGTGCGCTCGACAGCGCCCAAGCCCCGCCTCATGAGCGCGCTATTGTGGCCGACTCGGTTGATCTTTTCGAGGCCTATCCCGACATGGTCGGGCGCCTCCGCTCGACCCGCTCCGGCTTTTCTTGCCAGGCGGGCCATACTCGCTACTTGACAAGGCATGCGACGCTCGACATTTCGACGATCGTCTACCCCAAGCATTGGGATGCCATCCGTCACCGCGCTCGCTACTCGCCCAAGCCGTTGACCGATTTTTCTTTTCTGAGCGACGAATAAAGAGAAAGAGTTTACATCGCACCTTTTCCATTGGTGACCACGACGGACAGTGTCACTGTGCACGATTTGATTGCACACTGTTGCACATTGTTGGGCGTTGGCATGGTCAATTTCTGCGCCAAAAACAAAAAAACTTGGCTGTCATTTACTTTGACCTGCGGCGGCGCAACAGTACGTGGATCCTTGTTGAGCAGTCTATGTCGATGAGCCAGTCATTTCAAACTTATTGGCCTTTCACGATCAGCATTGAGGGCGCCCTGGCAGGCTGTTGTCTCTAACCATCATATTCTAAAACAAAAGGAGGGCCATTCGTGCACAAAACCACAAGCCTGATAGGCATGCAGAAGGAAAAAAAGAGGGTTGCATTTGGCTGTACAAAAAAAGGGTTTTGCAAGATCATACACAATTCAAGGCGCCCAGTCGGGTTGCTCCTCAATCCAGGCGAGAAAAGAGGCGTCGGCACCGTAGCGCTGAGCCTCGCGCAGGCACACCTGGCGCCACAGCGGGCATCCCATCGAATAGGCCCAGCGCGCCTTGTCGTAGCACTTTCGGCGGATGAATGAAAGAATCACCTCATAGTGCCCAGGACACCCGTTTTCGATGAGCCAGTCGAGCACATCGTTGTGCCCTTTCTGGGCGGCCTCTTTCGTCGTGTTTTTGTCCCAAGGCAAGCCAACGGTGCGGCACCACTGGAGCACATCAAGCCGGCCATGATAAGCCGCCATTTGGCACACATAAGGCGTGGCCTCTTGTGCGCTAGGAGCGAGCCAACGGATGACGTTGAATTGGTCCACCTGAGCCGCGCGGCCACACATTTGGCTGCGGTCGTGCGGGCAGCCGTTGGCAATCAGCCACTGGACAGTTTCAAAATGCCCACCCGCGGCCGCGCTGTTACAGGTTTCATCGCCCCATGGACAGCCGTTGGCGTGCATCCATTTGACGAGCCCGAGGTGTCCGTTTCTGGCAGCGCTGCCCATCACATTGTGGCTCCACTCGTAGCCACGACCGCGGAACCATTCGATGACCTCTTGCTTGCCGCAAAGGGCGGCCATCTCGGCAATGCGCCACGGGCCGTTGCCATAATGGCGGCGGGCCATGGGCCATACAACGGGGATGGACCATTCGATGAGGTCAAAGTCGAGCGCGAGGACAGCGCGGTTGAGCCAGCCAGTGGACCAGCCATGCTTGATGACCCACTTGATCGTGTCTCGGTCGCCACTGCGGTGGGCGCGCCCGCCAAGCCGTGGGTGCCACGGACAACCCTGGCGGCGCAACCATTTGAGCACGGCGAGGTGACCGCCCCTCGCGGCCGCACGCGGTGATCGGCGTCCCCAGGGACAACCGTTGGCACGCAGCCATTGCAAAACTTTAAGGTGGCCGCCTCGCGCAGCGGCTTCACACACTGCGGCATCCCATGCACATCCGCGTGCACGCAATGCCACAAGGCGAGCCAAATCGCCATGGCGTGCAATGGCGGCCATGGCACGGTGGTCGTATGGGCATCCCTGGCCTATGAGCCAGTCGAATAAATCCCATTGGGCGCCCTTGGCCGCGTGCGAGCACGCGAGCGCGTCCCATAGACAGTCGTATTGACGTAGCCACACGATGACGTCCCGATGACCGCCAAAAGCCGCCTGACGGCACGCATCGCGGTCCAATGGGCAACCGCGGATGTAGAGTTGCTGCAAGAGATCAAGCCGGCCAAGTCTGGCGGCTGTAGACACTGCCCTTGGGCCGACCATGGCCGGGACACCAAGTCCCCAACAAATGACGGCGGCCTGGTTCTTGTAGACGGCCGCGGCCATGACGCGATCGTCGACGGGGCACCCCTTGCCGTGCGCCCATGCCAAAAGATCAACCAGCCCGTGGCGGGCCAAGTGGACGGCATAATTGATACCTTGAACCGTTTCAGTGGAAGAGCGCCGCGCTCGGCAAAAGGCTTCATCTTGGGCGATATCCCTCCACAGGCGGCACACACGACCCAGTTGAGGGCACCTGCCCACCCAATGGAGGATCGTCTGAAGGATCTCGACCGGAAGGACGTCATTCATAGTTTTTGGTGCTCTTTGTCTCCCTTGGTCTTGTTTTATGTTGTTGCTTTTGCGTGCTGTCAGACAATTGCCACAACGATCTTTTGGTGTGGGCTTGGCTCGGCGGCAAAGACGAGCATTGTTTATTCAGGCCAACCAGAAAAGGATGGACTTTTTATGAGAAAAAAGATAAATGAAACAAAGTGCACCGAGTCTGGGCGCGCCCAAAGCCGGCAGACAACAGGCGACGACTTTGCAGAGACCTTCAAAAAAAAGAGGTCGAAAAAAACAAATCACCCAAAAGAGGCACCCAACCATGTTTGGGGCAGACATTATTGTTGCATGAAAAAAAAGACATTGTTTCTCAAGTGTGCGCTTGGGCATCAACATAGACAATACGATGGTATGTGCGAGTATATGTTTTTATTGTTCCTGTGTGGATTGGAGCAGGTCGCGCCTCAATTGTGCCACCATAACAGTCATGCAGGCGGCACATCGCGGCCCGTTGCAACACGGTGCACTACCGCCGACGCGGTGACAGACGACCTCGCCCGACACAAGGCTCCCGTCGAGCCATTGGCCTCGTGCACACGAACCGTCGGGATAATGCCGTGTGCCCGTGCCATCTGCTTTGCCGTGCTGCCACTGGCCATCGTGCCGTCTGCCATCGGCCCATGTGTAGACGCCGCAACCACTAAACTTGCCATCCACATGGTTTCCATCATAGCGGTCGCCGTTGCCAAAGATGGTCATGCCTTGGCCGTGCGGCACATCGCGTTCCCAGCGGCCCTCGTGGCGCCCTCTGTCGGCATAGACACATATGCCGTGGCCGTTCCGCTTGCCGTTGTGAAACTCGCCGTTGTAGCACCCCCCATCTGGCCACGTGTGGACGCCGTGCCCGTCGAACCTGTCGTCCTCCCAATGGCCCATGTAGCGAGCGCCGCTCACATAGAGACAGACGCCATAACCGCTGCGCTTGCCGTCGCGAAACTGGCCTTCGTAGCGCTCGCCGTTGGCCCATGTGTAGACGGCCCATCCGCCACGCGCACCGTCCTTCCAGTCGCCCTCGTAGCGATTGCCATTCGGGTAGATGCGCACGCCCCATCCGTTGCACTTGCCCTTCTTCCAGTTGCCCTCGTGGCGCTCTCCGTTGGGCCACGTGTAGACCCCACGACCGTTGGATTTGTCGTGCGCCCAGTCGCCCTCATAGCGACCACCGTTGGGGTAAGTACACACGCCGTGACCGTTGCGCACGTCGTCGGCCCAGAGACCAACGTAATGGGCGCCATCTGGCCATGTGGCGGTCCCGTGACCGGCGCGCTTGTCGTCCTGCCAGTGGCCCTCGTACTTGAACCCGTCAGGTTGCGTATAGGTACCTGTGCCATTGCGTTGGCCGTCGTGCCATTGGCCGTCGTACCGGCGTCCATCTGACGCTGTATACACGCCGCGGTCACACATGCGGCCGTTGTGCCACATGCCTCGTAGCCCGCAAAGGCCTCCTCGGGCAAGGGAGCGGCCGATGCAGGACGAACCCTTGTGAGCGCGCGCTCCCTCTCGCAGTGTCGCGTGGGCAAGAGGATTGCCAGACCGTACCCGTGGGGTCGGCCGTCTAGGCAATCACCCCAATACACATAGTTGTGCTTGCGGGCGCGCACAAGAACTGCACCGACGTCGCTCCCACCATCCTGGCCACATGCGCCTGAGCGCGATACAGCCAGCGCCAGTCTTTGCCCAATTCAAGGAATTGGCGGTGCAAGAGGGGTCCAAAGCGCGACTCGCACAGTTGGCGCCACAGGCATGGGTCGCCGGCCAGACCACGGTGGCGGCGTGAGGTCTGGCCCCACAAAATCAACGACCGAGGGTTATTCAGGGCGGCCAAGATGGCCAACACGAGTTCGTCGGTCAGCCGGTCGAAAGAGGACGCCTCAACATTATGGACGCCCCCTCGGCGTTGTGACCGATGCTTTTTAAGTGCGCGCAAGTTATCGAGCGTGTGGCCTTCCAAGTCGGCACTTTTGTGGACGTCCCTTTGTCGCTTCTTCATTGACGTCCTCTTGCACAATCCGTCGGTTATGGGTGAGCACACAACAACTGGCCTTTTCATTGACAGGCGCAAATCCTGCGAGACAATGAAGAGGCTGTGATTGGCGTCTTTTTTTTTTGGTTGGAAGGCACATGTGCCACTAACAAAAAATTGAAAAAAAAAGGAATATTTTGTGAGACGCAAAAAATGCAATGGCCCAGGAATGTGTTGGTCCATAAAGTTCCCCTTGTCGCGATCGGCCAACGGAAAAGATCACAAGGACAAGGGAAAAAAAGAGAGGTCTCGCCTTGGCTCATGCGTGCAGAGTCGGCCCAGAACGGAGAGGCAAAACAAAATACACATGCATGGTTATTGACATTTTTTTTCTTGACCGATACTGCCGCGGCGGTGCGTGGAGGGGGAAACCAAAGAGCGGCAGTGGCAGCCTTGGGAGGCGTGTGCAACGAAAAGAGGCGACGGATTGTTGCTGACGCCTTTTGTTTTTATTTTTGGTTATATTTTAAAAAAAATAAAAAGTGATACTACTCGACATGCTTTAGAAAGGCGAGCGGCCGACCGTCGCGGCGTACGTCGCAGACTCAACTTTTTGGTGGTGTGGTGGTGTTTGTGCCGCGGCGACAATGGCGCACGCAGTGCAGACCGAATCACGGGCACACAGAGCGGCGCCGCCGCCACGGTGGCGGATGACCTCACCCGAGACGAGGCTCTTGTGGCGCCACTCGCCTCGCACACACGACCCGTCGGCATACTGTCATATGCCGGCACCGTGCCGCTTGTTACGTCGCCACGACCCGTCGTAGCGACTTTTGTCGGCCTTGACGCAGAGGCCGTGCCCATGGCGGCCGTCCTCTGCCCAGTCGCCCTGGTAGCGCGACCCATCGCGCTTGACCAAAAGACCCTCGCCGTGAAACAGGCCATCCCTCCAGTTGCCCTCGTAGCGACTGCCGTTGGGGTAGGTGCTTACACCGTGCCCGTTGCGCTCATCGTCCTTGTGTTGGCCTTCGTAGCGCATTCCGCACGGCCATGTGTACACGCCATGGCCGTTGCGCTCGTCGTCCTTCCACCCGCCCTCGTAGCGATCGCCATTAGCATAGACGCTGGTGCCTTGGCCATCACGCTTGTCATATTTCCAGTCACCGTTGTAATGTTCTCCGTCTGGCCACGTGTAGGTGCCTCGACCGTTGAAGTGGTCGTTGGTCCATTCGCCGTCATAGTGGCAACCAGTGGAAAAAGTGCACATACCGCGCCCGTTGCGCACGTCGTCGGCCCAAAGGCCGACATAATAGGTGCCATCGGGCCAGGTTGCGGTGCCGTGGCCCACGTGCTTGTCGTTGGCCCACTCGCCATCGCACTCGAACCCATCGGCGCGCACGTAGACGCCGGGACCGTTGCGCTTGTCGTTGTTCCACTGGCCGTTGTGTAGAGAGCCATCTCCCGCGGTATTGATGCCGTGACCGCACATGCGGCCGTCGACCCAGTCGCCCTCGTAACCAATGTTGTTTATGGTCTCGGAGGCGGCGGGGTTTGTCCACGCTCGCACCAGCGTGCACCACCTGTCGCAGTGAGGCGTGGGCAATAAAAGCGCCAGGCCATAGCCGTGAGGCAGTCCGTCGTGGCACTCGCCCCAATAGACACATTTGTTGCCGCAGACTTTTACCATGAGCGCCCCAACGTCGGTTCCTACGGTTGCGGCCACACGCGCTTGCGCACGATAGAGCCAACGCCAAGACTTGCCCCACTTGGCAAAATTGCGGTGCAAGAGAGGTCCAAAGTGCGATTCGCACAACCGGCGCCACACGAATGGATCGTTGACGAGGCCATAATGGCGGCGCGAGGTCTGTGCCCACATGGCCAGTGACCGAGGGTCGTCCAGTGCGGCCAAGATGGCCAACACCAACTCGTCGGGCAACCCATCGAAAAAGGGCATCTCAATGCCATAGGCGTCTTCTTGGCGATGTCTCTTGGGTGCACGTAGATTGTCGGGTGTGGAACCTGCTGGGTCGATGCTTTTGTGGCTGTCTCTATGTCGCTTCATCGGTGCCTTTTTGCAATCCATCGGCTATGGAGGAGCACACGATGAGGGTTTTGGTCAACAGGCACAAAAAAGCATGCAATATGAAAAAAACAGGGTGGATAGATCTCTTTTTTTTGATTGGAAAACAGCCAACTTATAAACAAAAAAATGTACACGGCAAAAAGTGCGACAGCCCAAAAATGTGGTGGCCCTCTGTGGTTTTTTGTCATGGTCGCCCAACGAAAAAAGATTGCAAGGGAAAAAAGTCTGGGCTGCCCCTTGGCTTGTGCGCGCACTGAGCCAGTCTAGAGCCACAAAAAAGTATGCATATAGTCGACACTCTTTGTTTTCGTGGCCGATGCCGCCTCGGCGGCGCAAAAAACCCAAAAAGGGACAATAGCCGCCGTTGGAAGCACACACGACAAAAACAGACGGCAAGCCGCCGCAGACATTTTTTTTTCAAATTTGTTTGGGTTTTAAAACTTTTTTTATGTGGACAACAAAAGGCATGCACTTGGCACGATTCCAAAAAGGCGGCCCGGTTGTCATGGGGCCATAATCGTATCCTCTGGGGGTGGCTGCGCCGCGGCGACAATGGCGCACGCCACGCAGACCGAGTCGGAAATGCACACAATGGCGCCATCACGGTGGTGGACGACCTTGCCCGAGACAAGGCTCTTGTGACGCCACTCGCCCCGCACAGATGAACCATCGGCATACTGCCATGTGCCGGTACCACGCCTCTCGTCATCATGCCATTGGCCATCGTACCGACTGCCATCGGGTTTGACGCCGATGCCATGTCCGTGGCGGTTGTCGCCTGCCCAGTCGCCTTGGTAGCGCGCGCCGTTGGGCTTGATCAAAAGACCCTTGCCGTGCGGTTTGTCAGCCTTCCACTCGCCCCTGTACTGCATCCCGTCGGCCCAGACATAGACGCCGTAGCCGATGCGCTCATCCCTGCTAAAGTTTCCGGCGTAGCAGTCTCCATTCGGGTACGTGACCGTGCCATGGCCATGGCCCAGACCGTTTTTCCAGTAGCCTTTGTGGCATATGCCATCGGCATACAGGCATTCGCCATAGCCGCTACGTGCGCCACTGACGTACTGGCCTTGATAGCGCTGTCCGGTTGGCCACGTGTAGGTACCGTGGCCGTAGCGCTCGTTGTTTTTCCATTGTCCGTCGTAGCGGTCGCCACTGGCATAGACGCATGTGCCCCAGCCGTTGCGCTTGTCGCCCTTCCAATCACCCTCGTAGCGCCCTTCCGTCCAGGTGATGGTTCCGCGGCCGGCGCGCTTGTCGTCTGCCCAATCGCCCTCATAGCAGGTGTCGGCGGAATAGATCTGCATGCCTCGTCCATTGCGCATGTCCTCGGCCCACTGGCCGACATAGTGCGCCCCGCACGGCCATGTTGCCGTCCCGAGGCCGACGCGCTTGTTGTCGGTCCACGTGCCATCACACTTGAATCCGTCGGCGCGCGTGTACATGCCTGCGCCATTGCGCCGGCCATCCACCCACAGGCCATCGTGCCGGGAGCCGTCTGGCTGGGTCTGCACGCCGTGGCCCCACATGCGACCCCTTTGCCACTGGCCCTCGTAGCCGGCGTCGGCTTTTGTCGCCGTTGGCCCAGAGGGGTCTGTCCATACTCGCGCAAGGCCGCGCTCCCTGTGGCAATGCGGCGTGGGCAACAAGAGTGCCAGGCCGTACCCGTGAGGCACACCATTGACGCAATCGCCCCAGTAGACGTGGATGTGATGACCAATGGTCACAACGAGCGCGCCAACGTCGACGCCCGTGCTTGCGGCCGCGTGGGCCTGGGCTCGATAAAGCCAACGCCAAGACTTGCCCGATGCAAGGAATTGGTGGTGCAAGAGAGGCCCAAAGCGTGACACACACAGTCGGTTCCACAAGAGTGGATCGTCGGCCAACTCGTGATGGCGGCGCGAGGTTTGCCCCCAGGAAATCAACGACCGAGGGCTGTCCAACGCGGCCAAGATATCCAGCACCAACTCATCGGGCAGCCATCCGAAAAAGGGGGTCGCAAAGGCACGGCTGCCTTCCTGGCGATTATGCCGACGCTTTTTGGACACGCACGGGTGGGTGGCAGTGTGGCCTTGGAGGTCAGTGCCCTCGCAAATGTCTCGACGTCGCTTCATCGGCAGCCTATGTAATCGGCGTCGGTGGCGGCTAAATGAGTGCAAAGTGTGTGGAAATGCGTTGGCGACCACCCTATCTTTTAGTTGCCAATAGAGAGCACGACCCAAAGGAAAAGGGTGATTCAGCATTGGTCGGCCCATGTGCGCGGTGCTCGCCTTACGGGGAGCCGAAATTGAGCCGGCGGTCGTGGCTCATGCTGCAATTTCGCTGTAACCTGGCGGCGCTCTGATCTCCTCGACCAACGACGAAAAGAAAGGCGTCCTCTTTTACATCATGGCCTTTCCTTACACCTTTTGCAAGGAGCAAGCGACAGCCGGCAGCAACACACTATGCAAACAAATATCTTTTTCGTACTCTTTTTTTGTCAAAAACATTTTTATGGGGCGCCCGAGACAAGAGGGATGCGGCACCGTGCAAGTCAAACTCCATCATCATCACCATCATTTTAGAACCATTTGTTTGCGACGACGGCGCATGCCTTGCACGCCACGTCGGTGATGCATGATTCAGCGTCGGCGCGATGTTGAATGACCTCACCCCAGGTCATGCTTTTGTGGTGCCAGTCGCCCCGTGCTGACGAACCATCAGCATAGTGCCATGTGCCGGTGCCGTGTCGCTTACCCCCGCGCCACCGCCCCTCGTATCGACTGCCGTCGACCTCGACACAGACACCGTATCCGTGGCGCTTGTCTCTCCAGTCTCCTTGGTAGCGCCATCCGTCGGGCTTGACCAAGAGGCCCTTGCCCCACAATATGCCGCCGTCCCATTCGCCCTCGTATCGACTGCCGTCGGCGTAGGTGCATACGCCATGTCCGTAACGTTCGCCATTCCTCCATTCGCCATTGTAGTGGTCGCCATTGGCATAGGTACTAGCACCTTGACCATGTCGTCTGCTGTCCCTCCAGTCGCCCTCGTAGTGTTTTCCGTCTGGCCATGCATAGGTTCCGTAACCGTCAAACTGGCCGTTGCTCCATTCGCCCTCGTAGCCGGGGTCGGTCGTTGCCACTGCATCAGCAGCGTCGGTCCATACCCTTGCAAGCCCGCGCGATCCGTCGCAGTGGCGGGTGGGCATTTGAAGCGCCAGTCCGTAGCCGTGGGGGAGACCATTGCGGCAGTCGCCCCAATAGATATATTGGTGATCACGGACATGCACAAGAATGGCGCCGACGTCGGGACCCGTCACCGCGACCTCGTGTGTCTGTGCGCGGTAGAGCCAACGCCAGGACTTGCCCCACTTGGCAAAATTGCGATGCAAGAGAGGCCCAAAGTGCGATTCACATAGGCGGCGCCACAAGAGTGGGTCGTTGGCCAACTCGTGATGGCGGCGCGAGGTCTGGCCCCATGAGACCAACGACCGAGGGTCACCCAACGCGGCCAAGATAGCCAGCACCAACTCGTCGGGCAACCTGTCGAAAAAGGGGGTCGCAAAGGCACGGCTGTCTTTTCGGCGGTTTCGGCGGCGTCTTTTAGACGCGCATGGACCGTTGGCCTTGTCGCACAGGGAATCGGCGCCCTCACAGATGCCTCGATGTCGCTTCATCAATAGTTTGCATAATTCGTCGGTGTCGGCTGAACCAAGACAAAAGTATATGGTCCCACGTGTGACCAACCCCGGCGTGACCAATAACAGAGCGAAAAAAGTTTTGGTCCCCCTTTTTATCCGCGAGACATGCACAAAAGCAAAAAAACCCTATACGTACGAGTGACGACGGGAGCCGCCACTTGGGATTTGTTGGCGATCATATTTTTTCTTGGCCCACCAACAGAAAGTGCAAAGGAAAAGTCCGTCCAATAGCAATCGGTCTATGGGCGCGGCGCCGCCTTGGTCGTTGGGATCTCAAGTTGGTGTTTGGTGCCATGACGCTCTGCCGACCGGCGCCATTCTGGTCGTGATTGCAGGCAGCGACAAAAAATCGCGATCTTGGTTGTCTTGCTCACGCCGACAACAATCGAAAAGGGCACGACGACGGGCGCTTGCAAAAAAATGATTGTTTTCTTTTGTGTATTTTTCGGTTTTCCAGGAAAAAATCTTTGTGGGTTTTTGTTCTGATTTAATCGAAAGAGCCGCCAGATGGTGCAGTGCAAGTCGAGCGTATGTCCTTTTGTGGCACTTGCGCCATGGCGACAACGGTGCACGCCGTGCAGGGCGAGTCGGCGCTGCACGATTTTGCGCCAGTACGATGGTGGACGACCTCACCCGAGACCAAAATTTTGTGACGCCACTCGCCTTGTGCCGACGAACCATCGACGTAATGCCACGTGCCGGTACCGTGCCGCTTGCCGTGCCGCCACTTTCCGTCGTATCGACTGCCGTCGGCCTTGACATAGACGCCATGTCCATGGCGGTCGTCCCCTATCCAGTCGCCGTGGTAGTGCGTCCCATTGGGTTTGACCAAAATGCCCTTGCCGTGGGACACATCGCCTTTCCACTCGCCGTTATATTTCGTCCCGTCAGTCCATGTGTAGGTGCCGTGACCGGCACGCTCGTCATCGATAAAGTCCCCGTCGTATTGGTCTCCGTTTGCATAGGTGCGAATCCCGCGACCGTGATGAACGTCGGCCTTCCACCCACCGATGTAGCGATCGTCGTCAGCGTATGTGCGCATGCCATGGCCGTTGCACGCGTCGTCGGCCCAAATACCGATGTGGTGGGTGCCATCGGGCCAGGTAGCAGTGCCATGACCTACGTGTTTGTCGTCCAACCACTGGCCATCGCATGTGAATCCGTCGGCTCTCACATAGATGCCAGGTCCGTTGCGTTTATCCTTGTTCCATTGGCCGTCGTGCCGAGAGCCGTTGGCCCAGGTGTTTATGCCGCGACCGCACATATGACCATCCACCCAGTCGCCCTCGTAGCCGACGTTGTTTTTCGTCTCTAATGCGGCGGGGTTTGTCCACAGTCTTGTCTTTGGACCCCACCTGTCGCAGTGAGGCGTGGGCAAGAGAAGCGCCAGGCCATAACCGTGTGGCGGGCCGTCGCGGCATTCGCCCCACTAGACGCAGTTGCTGGCGCAAAGTTCTACCATGACCGCGCCAACGTCGGTGCCTGTAGCCGCGGCCGCGCGCGCCTGAGCACGATAGAGCCAGCGCCAGGACTTGCCCCACCTGGCAAAGTTGCGGTGCAGGAGTGGTCCAAAGCGCAACTCGCACAACCGGCGCCACACGAACGAATCATTGGCGAGGTCGTGGCGGCGGCGCGAGGTCTGCGCCCACATGGCCAGTGACCGAGGGTCAGCCAGAGCGACCAAGATCGCCAACACGAGTTTGTCGGGCAGGTCGTCGAAAAAGGACGTCCCAACGGCACGATCGTTTTTCCGGCCGTTTTGCCAATGCCTCTTGAATGTATATGGGCCATCGGTCTTGTCGATCGAGCCGGCGCTTTCGTCAATGTCTCTGGGCCGCTTCATGGCCAACGGAGCGATCAATCTATGGCGGTCGAGGGCGGCCTTGGCAGCGCCGTGTCTCGACCAACTAAAGAAAAACGGCGCACAGCCGCAAAAGTCCTCTTTTGTGGCCCTTTTTGGTTTTGGCCTATGGCCAATGAGGAAAAAAGGGACAGCATAAAAGAAGGCATAAAAAATGGGACGACTCGCGGCATGTCATTTTTGTGACACTCGTTTTTAGGGTCTTGTTGTTGTCAACCAACAAAAAATTTTTGTGGCAGAGTGGCCCGCAATTGCCCGGTGCCTACTGTGACGCCGCTGCCGCCATCCCAACAACCGCCGAAAGAGCAAATAAAAAACCGTGTCGCTCTTGGCAGACACAAAAGAAAAGAAAAAGAAAATACAAATAGGCACAAGGCGAGCAGCGTGTTTCGTCTACTCGAAGAAAAATGTGCCATACAGCCCTTTTGTTTTTTTCTAATGTGTACGAGTGCCCGGTCGGCGCAGTATGTGTAGCGTATAAATTTCATGGCATCGTCTGTAATGCAACAACGGCTGCGCACGCCATGCACGTCGAGTCGAGGCTGCAGAGGGCGCCGCTCCTGCGGTGGCGTATCACCTCGCCCGAAACCATCCTCTTGTAGCGCCATCTGCCTCGCACACTGGAACCGTCGGCATAATGCTGCGTGCCAATGCCGTGTCGTTGGTCGTGTCGCCACTGGCCGTCGTACCGACTGCCATCTTTCTTGACGCAGACGCCGCGCCCATGTCGTCCATCGTCTTTCCAGTTGCCTTTGTAGCGTGCGCCTGTGGTCTTGGTCAAGAGGCCCTCGCCATTGCTCTTGTCGTCCTCCCACTTGCCCTTGTATTTTGTTCCGTCGGGCCACGTGTAGACACCAAAACCATTGCGTCGGCCGTCAACCCAGTCGCCCTCGTAGCGGCTGGCGTCAGAGTAGGTATACACACCGCGGCCATTGCGCTTGTCGTCTTTCCACTCGCCTTCGTAGCATTCGCCGGCATCGAAAAGCACGTATATGCCTTGGCCGCTGTACTTGGCGTTTTTCCACTCGCCAGTGTAATAATCGCCGTCGGGCCACGCGTAGGTCCCACGACCGTCAAAGTGGCCATTGTTCCATTCCCCCTCGTAGCCGGCGTCGATCGTCGTCGGGGCGCTGGCAGGGTCGATCCAGACCCTCACAAGTCCACGTGATCGATCGCAGTGGCGCGTAGGCATCTGAAGTGCCAGTCCGTAGCCTTAAGGGAGGCCGTCGCGGCAGTCGCCCCAATAGATATATTTGCGTCCGCGGACACGCGCGTGAACGGCCCCAACGTCGGTACCCGTCGCCGCGGCCTCACATGCCTGTGCGCGGTAGAGCCAGCGCCAGGACTTGCCCCATCCAACAAAGTTGCAATGCAAAAGGGGTCCAAACCGCAACTCACACAGCCGGCGCCATAGGGATGGATCGTCGGCAAGGCTATGGTGGCGGCGCGAGGTTTGTGCCCATGACGCCAACGACCGAGGATCATCTAGGGCGACAAGGATAGCAAGTACCAACTCGTCGGGCAGCCAATCGAAACCTGAAATCTTGGTGACATGGTTGCCTTTGAGAGGTCGGCGCCGGCGTCTCTTTTGCATGCGTGAGCCGCCGGTCCTGTCTCTTTTGTTGGCCGAGCCGGCAACCTTGTGGGCATGACGGCGCTGCCCCATGGGTTGTGGGTAGACTGAATTTTTTTGGCGTGTACAAATCGCACGCCATCGTGCGCGCCGACGACCCACCACCAACAAAAAATGGCCCGTTGTTTTGCCGTTTACGCTGTGGCCAATAACCGGAAACAAGTCGGCGCACCGGCGGCCGGACAGAATCAGCGACTCGCCAACCTCGGCTTTGGCCTTTAATTCATGATACTGGGTGGGCATGAAAATATGCCGTGTGCATGTATGCCAAGGCAGGACCCCATCCGCCAGCGTCCAAGCGTCACTGGGTTGCCCCCAACGTGCTCCAAGACAACCCAGAGTAAAAAAATAAACTGGACAGCCGACATCGAGGACTTGGCGGTGCGGTCAGCCCCGCTCTCAAATCCTGCATGGGCGAGCACAAAACCCAGACCCATATGGTCGACATCGCATGACCTTGGCCCATGTATCAGAGGGAGGGGGTGAATGAAAAAGAAAGAACCACAGACGACCACAAAGAGCGCATTCCTGGAAAAAAATGTACGGCGCGGCCTTTGTGTAGACAGTCATGCAGACAGAGCAACACCCACACACCCACACACCCACACACACTATCCATGCATTACCTGATATGGGGGGGGGCAGGCGGTGTGATGGGCCGCGGCCCAGTCGCCCGTACATTTGTGCCTACGTTACCCTTTTAAACCCAACATGATAGCAACAATCAAGCGTCGGCATCTACATCCTCTTGGTAGACATCCATCGGGTAGGGCTCGCTGCTGGCGGCAATGGTAGTGCATGCCGCGCATAAAAAGTCTAGAGGACACGGCGACTCGCCGCCACGGTGACGTGTGACAGTGCCATGGTCGAGGCGCCTGTGTAGCCATCGGCCTTGGGCGCACGACCCATCGGCATATTCCCACATGCCGCGGCCCTCTCTGAGATTGTTCTGCCACCAACCGCTGTATCGGCTCCCATTGGCCTTGGTGTAGATGCCATAGCCGTGTCGCAGTCCGTCAAGCCAGTCGCCTCTGTACGTGGTGCCGTTGGTCTTGGTAAAGATGCCGAATCCATTGGCCACGTCGTTGCGCCATTCGCCCTTGTGCGCTGCGCCATCGGCGTCGATGTGGATGCCGTATCCGTCGCGCTGGTTACAGCGCCACACGCCTCTGTAAATCTCACCGTTGACATATGACCGACTGCCATAACCGTGGGGTTGATTATCGAGGAACACGCCACGGTATGATTCACCATCGGGCCATGTGTGGACTCCATAACCATCAAGTTTGTCGTCGCGCCACTTGCCCTCATACGTGCTACCGTCGTCCCAGAGAGAGACGCCATAACCATCTGCCTTGTCGTCGGCATGGTCGCCCTCGTATTGATTGCCGCCGGCCAACACGCCAACGCCGTACCCGTGCCTTTGCCCGTTGTGCCATCCGCCTTCGTGGCCAATGTCGACCGTCGTCAGCACGTTGGCGTCGGTGGCGCCTACTTTAATACGTGTCGGCAGCAGATCAGGATCGCAGTGACGACTGGGCAATTGGAGCAACAGGCCATATCCGTGTGGAAGACCGTCTTTCAAGTCACCCCAATAAACGCAATGGTCGTATCCGCAGGCGGGCACTATGGTTGCACCGACGTCGACACCCACCGACGATGCGACGCGCGCTTGCGCGCGGTACAGCCAGCGCCAGCACTTGCCCGACTTGATAAATCGGCGGTGCAGGAGAGGTCCAAAGTGTGACTCGCACAGTCGACGCCATAGCGATGGATCGTTGGCAAGGGCATAGTGCCGACGTGAGGTCTGTGCCCACAATGCCAGCGTCCGTGGGTCGTCCAGTGCAGCCAGAATGGCCAACACCAGTTCATCAGGCAGACGGCCAAAAGGGTCTGATGCGCCCGCGTCGTGATCTGCATGACGACGCCGTCTCTTTGACGGGCGCGCGGTCCTATCGCCTTGGTCGTGCAGTGCCGTGGCGCCGTCTTGCTCCATCGTGCTATGCCAAAAGGCCGAGTGCCGACGTAACCTTTTTTTTTCCCCATGCGATCACCTGGCGGCACCAATTTTCTCAACGGGCGGCGCCGGCATTGGACCAATTAATTTAGGCTCTACAATACGGCAGGAAAGCAACACACAGGCAAAAAACCCAAACAAAAAGACGGAGTCTGCCCACACAGAGACAATCGGGCAGCCTGCTTTGTCCCGTCGTTGATCTGTGTCGACCCACAAGAAAAAAAATATCAACACGCCTGGCGCTCCAAGAGCCACGGCGATACTCTGCCGTGGGGGCCATTTACCTGTTTCGACTTTTCTTGCACTTTTCTTTTTCAAAAGGTCATCTTTCTAGGAGAAAAAGGCATTTACTGGGGATTTTCTATGCTTTTTTTGCTGGGTTTTCTTTTGTGTCTCGCGCGAGATTTTTTTCTTGTTGTTGGTTATGTGGACACGGCGGCGAGCCTGCAGACCGTGTGCGTCCACTCGGGACAAACAGGGACGCCAGCGCGCGCACAAAAGAGCGTGATGCGCAGCGAGGCGGTTCGGCATGCGGCGACAACGGCGGGCATCGCGGTGTTTCTCGCACTGTTTCTGGCCAGGGCGTGCGCCGCCAATATGTCCCGACAGAGATGCGAGCACAGTTCAACGACAAAGGCCGTTGGTGCGTCGCGTTGGTCTGCCCCAACAAAGGCAAGCCGCGACGTGACAGCATTCAACAGGATCGCCATGACGTGCACGCGTGTTTCGTCGGCGGAATGGCGCCGCACCGTAATATGCTTTCGCGAACCCACTGTGCGGACCTCGACGAGGCCCGTCAGGGCGCTGCCCATCTTTTGGGCGGCCATGGCACAGGCCAACCGCAAGACCCGTACGTCGCAACGCAAGCCGGCAACGCGCGCCACCGCGGCAGCCACGTGCCACGCACGACCGTCCACCATCCACGACCGTTTCTCGTCTGTATCATAGATGGCCAACGTGTCCCATGAGTCGGCACACTTTCCTTTGCCATTGCCATGCACGATGTGAGTCGACTCGTCAATGTCGGCGCCAATACGCTCGCCCAATAAAGCGGCGTGTTCTCCCAGAGCGAGCGCCTCACCGGCCGCAGCGCCAGAGCCACAGGCCACGGCATTGCCAATGGCCGTGGCTAGGGCAGGGAGAATGCCCGTGTAGAGGCCACGGGGCGGTTCTGACGACTCATGGACAAATCCGTATGGCAATTCCACTTCCATACGGCAAAGTGCCGACCGGATGGCCGGCAGGCAAAAGCACGCCAGCGACACGAGTCGCATGGTCTCTACGGCATCTGGGCCGGTAGGGCCGGCCGTTGGTGTCAAATGCACGACCGTTTCTGGTGCGTCGATGCCAAGGCGCTGAGGCACATCTCCTCCATCGCACAGGCCCGCAATAAGTGCCCTTTGCGGGCCGCCGGTTGCCGGCGGTATGACCATGGACGCGACAAGCGTCAGGGCCAGCCGCGAGCACACGGCCAGTGCACCCAGGTCCTCGGGATCAAGATAAAAAAACACGCGCGCGGTCAACGCCGGGTCGAAATGGGCCAAGCAATCAACTAGGGTAGCGCGAGGATCACACGGGTCCAGCGCCGTCGAGAGATCGCGAAACAGGTCTGCATCGATTGTCTTTCTCAAATGCAATCCTCCACAGAGTGAGCGATCCTGTGCCGCGGCCATGCGAACAGCCATGCCCTGGACGGCCGCTGTAGACAAGGCAACCCTGTCTGGTCGTCCGCCGCTGAAAATGGGGCGACAAAGGGCGGGCCATATGCATTCGAGCCAGCGCGTGCATTGCGGCGGTTGCGCGCCGGCAGAGACGATCACGCCAATTAGGCGCGCGGCGCGCATCGCGTGTGTCTTGATGGCGCACGACGTGCCAATGAGGCGTGCGGCGTGCATCGTGTGTGCCTCGACGGCGCTGTCGAGCAAGCGCAAGAGTGCTCGGCACAGTTTGCCAAAGGTCGTTGCGACGCTGGCTCGATAAAGGGGGTCTGACGGCGTGGCCGGTGGGGTCGCTCTGGGTGTCTCGACCTCCTCAAGCGCGGGTATGATTACCGCCAGCGTCAATGTCGTCATGCGCTCAAACAGAGCGTCAAACCGCGTAATGTGGTCATCATCGACGGTTTGGAAACGCTCTAACCCAATGCCGGCTACGACACGGACGAGGACATGTGCGACGGCAGCGGCGTGGGCACAGCGGTCGCGTGGTTCCGGTCCAAGAATACGCATGACCAGGCGGCCGCCGCGCACGAGGTCGATTCCCGCACGGACCGATTCGCGTGCTGCGTCGATCGCAAAGTCGACCAGTTGCACGTGGCCCCACTTGCCGGCCTTGTGCGCCATTTGAAGGGCGGCCATCGACTTGGCGTCAGTAAGCACCATGGCCAGTGACCCGGTCGACGGGTCCAGTGGCAGAGCCAGTCCTGCCGCCTTGCACAACCACGAGCCAAGGGCGACGCCCTGCGACCACGACCACGGGTTCATGGCCGCGCGTACATAGGCACGCATGCATGTGCAGATGGCCTCTTGGAGGCCTCTGCAGTGGGCGACAATGTCGTGGCGTCCACATGCAAAGGCGCGAGCGGCAATGTCCCACAAGGCGCGAAAGGGCCAGCGGTGACGGCCCTCAAGGATGGCCGTTGCAAGCGGCATTGGCAGCAGGCAAAGGCCAGAACCGCGCGACCAGTCGACCAGTCCGCATCGCTCATTGATCAGCACAGTCACGGCGTCGGCCATGATCTTTGCCTGCGGCAGATAGGCGACGACTGACCTCGCCAGGTCGAGCGATACAGGGGCGCCTTCTGAGCGCACCACCACATCGGCCAGCGTGGTCAGGGTGCCCTTGGAGACCGACGCCATGTGCGCCACGTCAGACGGTCCAAAACAGTCGGCCAATTTTAGGGCTAGGGCGATCTCGCGCGCCGCCAGCCATCTGAGCGGACACGCGCCGAGACGGATCGCCGCCGTCGACGCTGGCGATGTTGGAGTCGTACCTGATGCGTCGTCGGTTCCAAGGGTCGCGATGTCGCTAAATACTGCCATATCATTTTTGGCGCATAGTTTGCTTGAAGACAGTTCAAAGAGTTGGCCCGGCTGACGCGTCGCGGTCTCGCAAGCGCCCGAATCTTTCGCTAGTTCTCTTTCTCTTTCTTGTTCGGTAGTGTCCATTTTGATTCAGCGGACGCGACAAAAAGAGGGGGACCACAGACAACGACGACAACAACAAGTCGCCGTCACTCTTTGGCCCTAATGAAAAAAGGGGGGATGGTTTTGTGCTGTCCAAGGATTGCGGGGCCTGCGAGTCGTGCGCTGCGGCCTGTCGGTCTTGCAAGTGGCCCTTCTGCATCGTCCGCAGCGTCCATTTTGGGGCCTGGCGACATGGGCCAATCATGTGCGACATGTTTTAATGTTTTCTTTGCAATGCGCCGTTGGCCTCCTTTTGACCCAACAGCGTCGCATACAACTTTTGGCGCACAAACAAACCCAGTGGACATCGAGTTGGTGTTGAGCAAAAAAAAAGACATCGACCACCGCCTGACCACCAACCAATCTTGGGACTGAAACAAGACATCGGGAAAGACACGGGCACCCAAAAAAAAGAAATAAAAAATAAAAACATATACACAACGGGACCATATGGCGACGATCGACGACCTGCCGCTGGACGTGCTCGACCTTTTGCTCAATGGCGACGAGCATGCCCCGCCTGCGCTCGATCCGCAATACCGGTCCACGGCTCGGCTGGTATCGCCACAATGGCGTGCGGTGATCGAGACAGTCGGATGCGGCGCCAAAAAGGCCTTGACGGCGGCCAACCCGACGGGCGCTGATGCGGCCGCATGGATGGGCGGTCGCCTCATTTGCGCCAGCACACTTGTCGACCGTCTGGTTCACGCACATAGCGTCGACGATATGGATGCCGCCGTGGCAAGATTTTTGGACGCATGGGCGCCTATTGTATCGTGGCTGCACGCGGCTTCGGTCTTAGCCCTGCTTGAGCCACCGCCGCCATTTTCGACTCGACGTGCGTCACCTTTGGCCACAATTACCATGCGGGCTGTTGATTGCAAAATAGCGAGGCACGTGCTCGACCGTGTATGTGCACGCATATGCGCAGACGATTCCACGAGTGCACACATAGCAGTCCCATCTTGGCGTCGCACCTTTGACCGCGGCGTGCTCGCCGCGGTCGCGGCCGACTACAGCGAGACCGCCATGGCCTTTCTGTTCCGCACGAGCACCGTGCTCGCGTGCGATCCGACGTTGACGCTCGACAGCACTGAATCCCTAGTCGAGTATATCGCATCTCAATCATGGGACCACATCGCCGGTCATGACGCCGCGTGCACAGCCCAAGCGTTGCTCGGCTTGATCAAGCCCGCGCCTTTTCACAATACCGGCGACGCACACGACCTGTGGAGATGGATGGTGTGCGTGATTGGATGGACCTACCGCAAGGGGGCATGGACCAACGTCGTCGCGCGCACCAGCCGGTTCAAGGTTTATGACCTATGCGCGCCTCGGCAAGACTTTTCCATCAACGCAAAAGCGGCCGCGCATTACGCTAATGTAGATCTCCTTCGGCGTCTCCCCGACCACCTATACCAAGGCACCAAAATCATTGCCGACGTCCTTGATGGCCCAAGTTCACGGGGTGCGGCAGCGGCCGCACTCGACTGGCTGGCCGCCGAGCGTGCATTTGTGCCGACCCACATCCAGGCCGACCACCTGTTTGGCACACAGCCATGGCTGTCGGGAGGCCGACGGCGGCTGTCGCTGTTGCTGGACCGATGGCCCCATCTCGTCGACGTGGCGCGCCAATGCACACACCAGACAGTCGCCTCGGTCCTTGGCGCGCTGGGCGCAAATGACCTCGCGGAAGCCGAGCATATGATGGAGGTGCTAAGCCCTCACGCGCCCGACCTCGACGAGGGCCTATGGCCGACCCTCGTGGACCGCCTCCATCATAGAGGCTACTGCCAAGTCGTCGACCTCCATATTGCTTGCGCTCTGGCGGTGCAGCGCGACCACTCGCCCCTGTGGCAGGCCTGGTGCGGCGACATGACCAAGCCCATCGACAAAAGGAGGGTCCTTGCCTGCACGACCCGCATTGGACCTGGCGCCCTGGATGCCCGTGCCAAAGAGGAACTCGACGGGCTCTTTGCCTGCCTTGCCAGCCACGGCCTTTTGATCGAGTGTGCATCTTTTGCTTGCGACGACGACGCATCGCACGGGTACGCACGCGCACTCGAATAAAGGGGCACTGCTTCCTCCGTATCAATCCGCAATGCGGTGGACGCCGACGGTCGACGTCCAGGAACCAAACAACTCGTCCCTGGCTTTTTGTTGGATTTCTATTTTGTTTTTTTTTCACTTTAAAAAAGGTCGCAGCACTATCGCGCCGCCGGCCGACCAGAGCCAAAGCACTACACCCATGTCATATCTTTTTTTTGACATGTCAGGAAAAAAATGACCCCCCCCCTCCACGGTTTTCGGGCGGTCATCGAGTAAGTTGCTGCGACAGCCAGGCCCACCAGGCGCACACAGGAATACACAAAAAAGGGCGCGTCCGCCTGATCACATGCCGTCGGCAATGTGGTGCTCCACAAAATCGAGTCTCCTCCCGTTCCCGTCCGTTGCCTCTTTTTTTTATATTGGAATCTTTCGTTGATTAGGGATCGTGCCGCCAAGGCTTTGGCCGCCTTGCCAGCCACAGGGGTTCCACCCTCTTTTCTCTAGACTTTTTTTTCATTGGTTGATTCGACAAAGATGCGCATTGTCTTTTCGTGTTTTTGTCGCTGTGCAGCATAGGCCCTGAACCAACCGCGCAACCAACGCACACAGACACACGACTGGGCAACAGTGTTTGCAACTGCCCGACAGCCGCCCGTTGCCACAGCGCAACAAACAAAAAGAAAAAAGCCCGAAAAACAAAAAGGAGAAACGTATGGGTACCATACGCACGAGACTCGCTCGGTCGTACGAGGGCGTGGCACGCGACTGTGACGAGAGCCATGACGGCAGCAGGACGTCGGGACTCAAGGGCCTTGATGACCTGCCCGACGAACTCTTGGCCGCGATCGCCCAATCGCTCGACTGCGTCGACAACTACTCGACCATGCGACGCGTCTCGCGTCGTTGGCGCACCATTGTCTCGGACCGCACCCTGCTCGGACCGCCGCTGTGCATGAAGACGCACCACGCAACCGAGGCCATAAGCGAGAAAAAGAAAAAGACCCAACTCTATGCCCATTCGCCAATGTGTCCGCGCCACCGGCTGGCGTGCGCCGACGCCATACGTGCGGGCGCCGGCTCTGACACGCTCCGCGGCCTCAAGTCGATGGGTCACAAGTTTAACGGCGATGCTGTCATGGCCGCCATCCTCGCAGACGACGTGCCGTCGCTGGCCGTGCTCACGACATCAAAAGGGTGCGAAATCGAACGCGAGCATTACAACGCGGCGGCGCAGTATGGCCGCATCAACGTGCTCGCCCGTTTCCTGGCGGCAAAGGGAGCAACCTGGCGCAACTCGGAGGTGCCCAAGGTGGCCGCACGTCATGGTCACCTCGATTGTCTCAAGTTGGCCCACCGATCGGGCATCAAGTGGGACGCAAAGGTGGCCATGGCGGCAGCACGAGGCGGTCATCTCAACTGCCTGGCCTATGCGCACGAGTACGGCTGCCCGTGGGACGCCAGCGCACTCTATGCAAAGGCCCGGTCGCACGGCCACAAGGCATGCTGCGACTATATCGCTCGTCATACGACCAAGCGTCTTCCGAATGAGCCGCGCGACACCATCCTCGCCATGTTTGCAGTTCTTGTGATGGTGTCTATCTTTGTCGGTGTTGTCGTGCTTGTGATAGCGGTCGTTGTCCGTCATGGCAGCAAGACCTCGGAATAGCGGCAAACAATATCATTTTCTTGTTTTTTTCTACTATGCCAGTATGATCTTTTTTTTCCTGTCGGGAGTCTTGCGCCCAGAGGTTGTGCCGAGGCGCGGCACTATGAGCGTCCGCGTCCAAAATCGGCCCGGTGGCGGTCCTTCCTTTTAGTCGAGGCGCATGTGCCTCTCTGCGCAGACACATGACGCATGCCTGCCGTGCAGCCAAACAAGACCGCCGTCCTCTGCATAGCAATGTGCAACGTCGATTGCCCCGAGCGACGCCGACACCATGTGATGGTCTTGCCTCTGTCTATTTTTTTCAGGCAGGACCAATAACATAGGCGGCACCATTGATGGGGTTGTCCTAACCAACGGTCTCGCCAGCGCTGGGGCTTCTTGGGAAAATGCACCATGAAGGTGCTCCCGTGGTGTTGGTGTGTTTTTCTTTTTTTTTCTCTTTTTCTTTTTCTTTTATAGGCCTGCCGTGGCACACGGAAAGGCCGCCAAAAGGATCAAATAGGGTGTATGGTCGCCCGCACCAATGGGAATCATCGTTTTTTTGACCTTTAATATCAGTCTTTGTATCATTGGTTGTTGGCCGAGGGGTACATGGCTTTTTTTTACTAAAGGCAAAATGTGCAGGCGCACAGGCCACTCGTTGGCACACACAGCCTCTCTCTTTTGAGACACGACCGACCAAAAGGACGCTGCCGCACGCATCCTAAAAGGGCAACAGGGATAGGACCACTCTACATATGGGATCTGCTCAATCGCACCGGGGCGCGACCACCAACGCTTTGCAAACAACGCAAGGACCCACGAGCCTTGATGACCTACCCGACGAACTTTTGGCCGCCATTGCGCAATGGCTCGACTGCATGGACAATTACTCGACCATGGACGTGTCTCGCGGCGTTGGCGCGCCATTGTCTCGGACCGCGCCCTGCTCGGACCGCCGCTGTGCTTTAGGCCGTACTTGAACAAGGCCTTGAGCGACACAAAGAAAAAGAAGAAAAAGTGCCTCTATGCCCATGCGGCGACGTGCCCGCGCCGTCGACTGGCCTGTGCCGATGCAATCCGAGCAGGCGCCGGTCCCGTTGTGCTTCGTTCCCTCAAGAAGTTGGGTCACAAATACAACAATGACGCTGTCATGGCAGCCATCCTCGCCAACGACATCCCTTGTCTGGCGCTGCTCCATACGTCCAAAGTCACGATCAAGTGCGCACACTTTGAGGCGGCTGCGAGGCACGGTCGCACCGACATGCTCGCCTGGCTTTTTGCCAACGAGGTCGCATACTCGTGGAACTCGAACATTCTTGCGATGGCTGCGCGCTACGGCCACCTCGATTGTCTCAAGTTGGCGCACCGGTCTGGCATCAAGTGGGACGAAAAGGTCGCCCTTGCGGCAGCACGAGGCGGCCACGTCGACTGCCTTGCCTACGCTCGTGATTACGGCTGCCCATGGACACCCTATACTCTATACAAAGAGGCAAAGACGTATGGCCACAAGGCATGCTGCGACTATATCGCCCGCCACACTACCGAGCGCTTTCCCAACGAACCGTGGGACACCATACTCGTTGTGCTTGGAGTCTATGCGATATTGGTTGCCGTTGCCGGCCTTATCTTTCTTGTTGTAGTGGTCGCGATCAATTACACCAAGGGCGAATAAAAATCTTGCTGTGAGTCCTCTTTCCAGATACCAACAAATACATTTTTTTCTAAGCCCTTGGTTGTCTTGCTGTGGTTTGCCTCTTTTTTTTCTTGTGTCTGGGTGTGCGCAATCAAAAGGTTGTCTGCCTGCGGCCCACACTGCAAAAGAACTGTGTTGTGCATGTTGGGACCGATAGATGCCACCCGGACAATGCTTGGTGGAGATTGGGAAAGGGATGCACAACAGAGTGAATGGACAGCGGTGATGCGGGAAAAAAGAGACAGCGCTATCTGCCACAGGAACCGCGCCAAAATGGTGCGGTTTGTGCTGCGTGAAAAAAAATCGCCCCACCCTTCTGTGGCGCCTTCCGGGCATTTTTGCTCGGTCCTATAACGGCGCACCGCCTGCACCTCCTTTGCCGACGACAAAAAGTCATAAAAAACATTGGGATTGTCGTGTTGCGCGATCCTGATAACCAAACCCGTCAGCGCCACGACTGCCTTTCCACAAGAGACCACTCTGCAAGACAGGATGCACGCTGCAACCACTCCATCGACTTTGGGCGGTCGGTCGACACGCACAGACGCTCATCGCTCATTGGCAACCGGTCGCGAGGCCCACATCAGGGATCTCGTGTGTGCCATCTATGACGACGACGTCGACCAAGTGCGGCGCCTGCTCACAGCCGAGACAGTCTCTCTTACAAAGATTCTAATCACACGCGATTCAATGCGTGCCCTTTTGCCGCCCAACGTTGCTTCCGCCTTGAAGTCGGGCGTGCCGTGCGACGTGCGGTACAATGGCTGGACTCTTTTCGACGTGGCGGTGCACTTGGGCGCTGTGCGCACGATCGCCATGTTGGGCTCGCTTCAAAAGCCCGCGCGCACCGTCGAGGCCTATCTTCATCACGCCGTGCGTCGGGCGGAAAGTGGTCTTTGTTCTCTTGGCGACAATACAGACAAAGATGCCGACAGCGACATGGCAGCGGCGGATTGCCTGGCGACATATCCTCTTGATGACGTCATTCGAGCGCTCATCGTGTCGATACCACGGGCCGACCGCCTTTCCGAGGACGATCCCAACCCGCTCACCGACCTACGCCACCGCGCCATTTGGGGTATCGTCCAGTCGCTGTCAAACAATGTCACCGCCGCCATCTGTTGGATCAAAGACGAGGGCGGGTGGACCCTTTCCGAGGCTGATCAAGCGCGGGTCCTCTCTGCCGCTGGCGACGAGGCGATCACACTGTTGCAGCGGATCGCCAAGGCCATTGAGCGCGGTCTCTCGACCGATGACATGGCGCCCCACATCGACCGCCTGGCCGCCCTGGTTGTGGCAAGACGATTTGGCGAGGCAAAAATCACTGCCGCGCTCAACGTCTTGCTAGAGGCAGGCTACGCCAGTGACAGTGATTTGGGTGCCGTGCCGTTGGTCTGGATCGAGGAAGACTGGCAAAGCATCCCAAAAGACTGGCTCGACAACCTCTCGGAACAGGCCTTTGCGGTCTATGACGCCCAACGATTTGAATCATGGGCCAAGGCGTGCAAAGACAAGGCTGATCTCGAAAACTGGTTTGTCGAGCGTGTCTCGTGGGAAATCAATGCGGCCTTTCTACGTGCCTATGATCGTGTCGTCGCCACCGCGCCGTCCTTCGACTCGACTCTTGTCGCATGATCTCTTTTTTTGCCTATTGCTTTAGGTCCCGGTTCCTTGGCAAAAAATGGTGTCCATGCCATGAGAGAAAAAAAATAAATAAAATGTCTACGGCTTCGACTAACAACACCCAAATCCACACACACATAAAGCAAAAAAGATTTGGGAGTCTTTTGAGCATTACGCATGTCTTTTTTCTTTTGCATTGTGCCTTGCACAGGATTGGGCGCTCAACTCCTCCCGTCGCCAAGCGGCACGGCATCGCGACGCTGATGCTAGCAAATCGCTAGAGGTCCCAAAGTACACAAGGTCTGGATCGCGTGCGGCGACCACCTTCCCAGGACTGAGCACGCCTGTGCCATTGGTGCCATCGGTCTTTCTTTCTGCACCTACGTCGGCGATGAAGAGACAACACGAAAACAGTCTTTCGCAGGACGGCCTTGCGCATGCCCAAGGCACAAACAAGAGGGCGCGCACAGAGGACCCGCCGCGGTCATATCCGCTGGTCGAGAACTCGGGCATCACACAACTGCCTGCAGAAATTCTATCGCTCATTGCCAACGGCACTGACGCCCACGGGCGACCCCTGCTCGACCCGAGGTACAGATTTCTTTTACGGCAGGTCTGTCGTGGATTTTACGACAGTGTGTCGTCGCCGTCGGCCGTCGACGCCGCACGTCTGCGTGCATTTGGCCAGACAGGAGATGCATGGGTGAGCGGTCGCGCCGCGTCGCTTGCCCTCATCGCTGAAAAGATACGATCGGAAGGTCTCACACCTGGCGCGCCGTCGTATCCTATGAGGTGCCATCGGATGCTCGGCGAGGCTGGATCACCGCATGGATGGCGTCGGCCTCGGTGGACTCGATCGTGGCCGACTTTGCCCGTGTGGCCGCAAGTCTCTTGCCGGCATGTCCCGACTGGTTTCCGCTTGCGGATGCATGGCCCCGCTCATGGGATTGTTGGAAGCAGGCAACATCGACATTGATAACAACACGCGATATCGCGAGGCGCAACCTCGTGTGCACGGCATGTTGCCTGGGGCGCCTCGACGTTGTCGACGCCCTGCTGGGGTGGTTTGGCATCGCCGACCTTTCGACGCTGTGCCCAGCCATCCATGTGGCCGCCCACCGCGGCCGAATCACGACTGTCGCCACGCTTCTCTCCTATATGAAGCAGCGCCTCGATCTGCAAATAGGCTTTCATGCCTCTACGATGAGGCTCCTCTTTGACACAGCGGCGGCCGCCGCTGCACAAAGTAAAGACCTCCAGATGATGCGTCACTTGGTCGGTTGGTGTTTGCAAGAGCACAACCAGAGGGACCCGACCGAGGCCTTGGTGGGGCCAGAGGAAGGCGGCGCAGGGTTTCGCCCACCCATCCTGGACGATCTCCTTGCGGCTGCACGCGTGCGCGGGGTGGCCTGCAACGACGTCAACCTAGACCCTTATTGGGTGTCGATGGACCGCCTCGATGTCCTCTTGCAGGTCATCGACACGTCTCGGTTTGACGCACCCAGCGTACTGCTGATGGCCGTGGTCAGCGGCAGTCTCGGCATCGAGGACGCATTAGCCTCTTGCTGGGACGAACCCGGCTTTGTCGTCTCGGATCTGCCGTTGCTTCTCTACCACGCATTCAAGCGCGTAAACGAGTCGGTCAGGGCGCCTGCCTGCGATGCCTTTGCGCGGGGCATGGAGCGGCTGCGTGACCGTTGCGACATCCCGTGTCATCGCATGCTCTACCTTGCCGACCGCTTGAATGGCCACCTCGATCTCGCCACGTGCGTGCTCAAGTTGTGGCCACCGGTTCCCAATACGACCAAATCGTCGGCGCTGCTCAAGGGCAATCTTGTCTACGTTGCTGTCCGCCAAGGTCACTGGGGTGTATTGGGCAAGATTATTCGCGCCTATGGCCTAGTGGACGATGCACCCAGCGGCATGTGGTCCCAATCGGACTCGCCGTATGATAGCGATTCATCAAGTGACAGCGACGACGATGATGCATCGAGCGACGACGGTTCATCGAATGACGACGGCGATGGCAGTGACCACATCAAGTGCGATCGGACTCGCTTGGCCGTACACGGCCGCCGCCAGCGCCACTGGTGGCGCACGGTTGCTGATGGGGTCTCCTTTGCGCGCCGCACCGATAGGTCGCTCACAGTGTGCATGAAAAAGGCGAAAAGGTCGCTGGCGGCCCTAGGTCTAATCTGTCAGATGGCCTATGTGACGGGCAGGATAACGCCCGACGCCGTGTCGGCGCACACCGATGCAAGTCTTTTTAGCAGCATCCCCGAGGACGACTGCAAGATTGACGTCAGTGACTGGTCGCGTTGGTGTGACGACATGGACATCCTGCCCCGTCGAGTCTACCAATCAACAGAAACAGTTGGCCATGGCGAGACAAACAAAAAGCAGGATCTCGTCGATCGGTGCGACCGCCTGATTGCCTTGCTCGGTGGCGCTGGGCTTGTGCGCTGTCTGCCTGCCTCACGATGAGGTCCCTTTCCTCAATTCGTGTCCGTGGTATGGATCGTGCACAATACAAACACAAACCGACCATCTTTTTTCTTCCTTTCACGATTTGCTCTTTTCTTTTTCAGTCAACATCACACGACCAGACAACAGAGCGGAATCCTGTTTTTCATTATTTTTTTTCTGTCTATACAAAAAAGGGGCGGGGCTGCCGGGCGGCACGCCGCCGAGTGCAAACCTGTCTACACATTCTTTTTGGTTGCCTGCATTGTCGGTTGCAGTTGTCTACTGGGAAAAAAAGACAGACTGCTCACCGGCGTGCCCTTTGGCGTGCACGTCGATGAGATCTTCCAAGAGACTGCGTGTACAGTCTGTGCAGGGCCGGCGTCCTGTGCGGCCCGAGGTGGCCGATCTGGCGCGTGCGTGTAGTCTTGCCGCGACAGGCGTCCACCCTGGCGCTGCGGGCGCCATGCGCCTTTGGCAATCAGCGCAAGAATTGGGGTTGAATTTTGGTGTGTTCGATGAAATAGGTGGTCCTCTATCACTGTGCGACGCCCCAGGTATATGATTGGACCAATAGCGGACCAATGCCCTTGAAACACTACCGAGCGTGCAGAAGTGCGAGATGGATCAAGCGAGAGAGGACACTGCACGGTCGGTCCGCGCAAGGCAACCGGTCCATCCCGTAGCACAAACCATTGACGATCAGGCAGGACTCGAATTGAGTCGACAAACCACAAATATGGATGTTGACGCCGACAGATCACAGTATGGCACAAACACAATGTCTGCGTTGCCGCCTGAACTGTGGGAAGCCATCCTAGGCGGCGCAGATCAAGTCGGCGGCCTCGACCCTGCCTCGCTGTTGGCCTTGGCCTCGACCGGGCGCGTGGGGCAGCAAATCGTTCGCGCCGCCACACAACCATTCTATGCCGTGCGCTCGCCGTCAGAGCCGCCTGTGCTGCGGCGCATTCCCGCTGACGAGTATGCGCGGCTCGCAACCAACTTTGGCGTCACTAGCCGCTGGCACTCTTTCTCGCCATGGCCGACTGCGTGCTTCGTGGGTACATTACGCATGGCATGAATGCGCTCGCCAACGGCGAGGATTTGGCCGCACTGTTTGAGCAGGATCGGTTCGGCAACCCCGACGCACAGCATCCCTATTACACAGCCCGACGCTACGACTGGGCCACGCGCGCACCCAACGACACGCGGCACATGATGATCACGTCGCCCCGTCACCAAGAAGTTGCTGCCGCGTTCCGGGCCTTCACCCAGGCGTCCAAGACGCTGAAGCGCGTGAGCGACGGCGGCCCATCTGGTCGGCACGCGATCGACATCCTCCTGATCGGCCCCGACTCGCCCGGTCCGTTTGACGCCCAGGGCCAACTGGCCGACGACGCCCAAGTGCGGATGACCGCCGTCGCCACCCTTGACCCGCAACAGATTAGCCTGCTGACCGGTGGGGTCGTCGCATCCGATGCTATTGCCCGCTGGTTACGTGATCTACAGTTGACGACGCAAGAAACCAACATGCAATACAGGCAATTGGCGGCCGCGCTGCGCATGCCCGAGGCCTATGCGCGCGTCATGGCCCTCATCGGCCAGGTCGCGGCCGACGCATCTCCTAGTGCACCATGCCGCCGCGCTCTGGCTCGCTCACCCCTCATGCCCCGGTTCGACCAACTCTTTACGGCATCGCCTTTTCTCGCCGTGGTATCACCCACCGTCGTCTATTTGGTCTTGCGCGACCTTGGCTCGGTGCCCATCGAGTGGGCCATCAAGGAAGCGGGGATCGAACGGCGCGAGGGCACGCTGGGCGGTTGCGTGCTCTCGTAGATTGCCGCAAGACTCTGCGCTCACACGCCACGATGTAGTGCCCGCCTGTCCGCGACGTCTCCCGGCCAAAACAAAAGGGAGAAAAAATGCCGACCCCTCGGCAGTGCATTTGGTCGGCGTGCGGCTCTAAAAAAACCTTGATCATTTGTTTTTCTCTTTATAAAAAAACAATAGAGGGATAACATTTCCTTTCACTTTGCTCACGGCCAGCCGCGGTCGTGATGGCTTGCAGCGCGGCCTGTCGTCCCGTCCCTGCCTCTGTTTTTTTTGAGTGACGATTTTGTCATCTAACAGTGTCAACAAGGTTTGGCGTGTGGCCCACGCAAATCAACAAGAGGAAAAACGGTTTGGGCGCTCGCAAAAGTGACGCAAAAAAGCGTGCCCTTTTTTCCTTGGCTGTGACGGTCAGAGGCGACCAGGCACCCGAGACTCGATATGCCGCCAAAGACATTGGCGACACTGCCGGCTACTGCACTTTTGTTCTTTTTGGTAGCGGGCTGATTTTCAGTAGCACTCTGAGAGTATCCTCGACGATCATGCCGACGTACGGAATGGATCGAGCGACCGTTGGCTGAAAAAAAATTATTAAATCTTTTTTAGGCCAGTCAGAAATCAGAGGTTCGAAATCCATTTCGTGCATCCCACAGAACACGCTTAAAGTGTGCGTGCCTCATGTTTGTTTGGGGTAGCAAAAAAAAGGTACACGCCAATGGTGAAAACCTGCCGTGGTCACCTGAGCGTGCGCGGCATTCGAGAGCCGACATGCACTGCGCTCAATTCAACAGAAGATGGCCTTTTGATTGCAACAAGATCGCTCACCGAGTCGCCGTTTATGCGACCCATGCGCACACACATACGTCGTGTTGACCCGGCCAACGCCAAAACCCCGATGGCCGCCGCCTCACTAGGAATGCTGCCGCGTGAACTCGTTGACATGATCACTCGCCGTATCACGGCAATCCGTGACATGGGCGCGTGGTCGCTCGCCACGGGCCTGCCGACCACCGCTCTCCAGGTCGACGCCGCACGCAGAGGCCTTTTGCAAAATGGCGAGCGCGCCGTGATGGCGGGCGCGCCCGTGCCCATCGTCGAGGCTTTGCTCGCACACAACGTCGGCGACGCCTATGCACTCTTGCCGGTTGCGTGCAAGAGTGGCCGGACTGACGCCGTCAAATGCCTCCTCGTATCGCTCTATCGGACCGAGCGCTGGACCGTCGACGAACGCGGCCAGTGCACGGTGCGCCTTTCGACAGCGTATGACCGCGCGGTAAAAGCCGCAATCAACCACGACCATGGCCCGGCGTTGGGATGCCTTATGGATGGCGCCGGGTTGTTTACGCTCGATGACTTTGTCAGTGGCAATGTGGCCAAGGCGGCAGCCTTTTGTGAGGCGTCCGGGCGCCTGCGGTGTGCAGCGGTCCTCTGTCGCCGCCTAAAGGCCAGGACCGTCGGTGCGTGCCCCATTCGTAGCCACCAATTTGTTGTGGCCGTGCTCCCACCAGTGCTCTTTTACGACGCGCTTCAGTGTGCCGCCGCAATATTTGAGGCCTGTCCGGCCCTGTGGACCGACGCGCCTCTTGTCATCGAGCATGCCTCTGCCGTAGGTGCTTTTGGCGTGGCGCGCTGGATCATAGGCAACAGACCAAAATACAACGCATAGACTTGTAGCCTGTCTATTTTGTGGCACCCATTGCCTTTTGCGTCAGCCAAAACTCTTTTTTTATATAAAAACAAAGCGGACATCCCGTCGCCGTGTCTGTGCTGTGCGCCTCTTTTTTTGCCTCGGCTATGCACGTGGGCGCAATACGGCCAGCAACTTTGCTGACCAATGGGTCGACCAAAAATGTAGCCAGCACTGACAACCTTTTCAAATATTTTTTTGTGTATGCCTTTTTCCATGTAATTCATTGTTTTTTTGAAACAGACGACGAAAAAAGGGGACAAAAACGAGGATCAACGGCGCTTGTGGCTACGGCGGCGACGACGAGACCGCCGCCGTCGGGCAGGCTCGGGCCGCGCCTGGATATCGGCAACATAGGGGTCAACCCAAGCCACAACATGGTCGTGCCCTATCCATGCGGCTCGGTCGCGACAACTCTGAGGATACCACGGGCACCCGTTCATGACGAGCCACTTGAGGACTTCCAGTCTTCCTGCCATGGCCGCCGCAAACGGCACCGCCGACCCCCACGGGCAGCCGTTGTCGCGGGCCCACTTGACAATGTGCAAATGGCCAAAGCGGGCGGCTTCGGTGCACACTGCCTTGGGCAACGCGCACCCACTGGCCAGCATCAAGTCGAGAACGGCGAGGTGGCCATACTCGGCGGCCCCGGCGAGGCAGTCCTCGTCGTCACACGGACACCCGTTGGCGCGTGCCCAGCGCAAAACACCCACGTGGCCGCTTTTGGCGGCGCGCGTGCACGTCCGCTGGTCCCAAGGACAGCCACTGCCGCGCAACCACTTGAGGACATTGAGGTGCCCTCCTGCGGCAGCACAGGCGCACGTCCATTCGTCCCACGGGCACCTGTTAGCGCGCAACCAGCCGAGGACATCCAGACGGCCCTTTATGGCCGCCGCGTTGCATGCGTGCTTGTCCCACGGACAGCCGTCGGCGTGCGCCCACTTGAGTAGGTCGAGGTGTCCGTTGCGTGCCGCGACATGACACGTGCGCGCGTCCCACGGACAGTCGTTGGCGCGCGCCCATTGCAGGATGTCCAGATGGCCGCCCTTGGCCGCCTTGCGACAGGTGCGTGCGTCCCACGGCCATCCTCGCTCGTGGACCCACTTTAGGACCTCTAGATGGCCGCCCTTTGCCGCGAGCGCGCACACGTCGTGCTCGCCACGAATTCCCCAGTGCTCATAGGCCCACTTGAGGATGTCAAGGTGTCCACCGAGCGCGGCCACGCTGTACACGTCGCCGCTCCATGGGCAGCCGTGCTCGTATGCCCAAGACAAAACATCCAGATGGCCGTTGGTGGCTGCCATGGTGCACGTCCATTGGTCCCACGGGCAACCGCCGGCACGCGCCCACTGGAGGATGTCGAGACGACCTCGCTTGGCCGCTCCATAACACGTCCGTTGGTCCCACGGGCAGCACCTCTTGCGCGCCCACCGGAGGATTTCAAAGTGGCCGCGCTTGGCGGCCGAGTAGCACGTGGTCGCGTCCCATGGGCACCCGTTGCCGTGCGCCCACCGGAGGAGTTTAAAGTGGCCGCGCTTGGCGGCGCGCGCACAAGTCTCGGTGTCCCACGGGCAGCCGTTGGCGCGCGCCCATCTTGAGCATGGTCGAGGTGCCCATGTTCGGCCGCGCAAAGCACGTCCACTCGTTCCACGGGCAGCCGTTGGCGTGCAGCCAGCGCAACATGTCAAAATGGCCGTACCGCGCGGCGAATCCCGTCGTCAACGTACCCCACGGGCGCCCGTTGGCGCGCGCCCATTTGAGGACATTTAGGTGGCCGTTGACTGCAGCCATGTCGGCAAACCATTTGCCGCGTCGCTGGCGGTGCAGGCGTGCGTCGGCCAAGAGGTCGGCCCACAGACGGCATGCGCTCTCGGCACACACGTCGTCATAGTCGCGGTCGAGGTGCTCATTGAGGATGACGGACAACAACTCGACCGGTAGCACTTGGTTGATGTTTTCGCCCGATGTCGCCTCCATGCTGTTTGTGCCTCTTTTCGGTTTGTCGCACAAATAGTGAAAAGAGAGGAGAGAGTGCGCATGGACGAGCGCACCTAGCGGCGCCTGTGGTCTTGCGCAAACCTCGGCCATCCATTCGTCCGACCAACGAGGTCGCGGGCACATGGGGAGTAAAGACGTTTTTTGTGGGTTGGTGATCCCTTTGGTTCTTTCGGGGACATGCACGATTTTTTCTTTTTTTCTCGCAACAAGAAAAGAGTGGGCAAAGAAAGAGGACAATGGAGCCGACCACCGAGGCCGACCTTCCTGATGAGATGCTGTGCGCCATCATGCGCCACATACCGACCAAGTGGGTGTGGCTCGTGGCACTGGTTTCAAGCCGTTGGTGTCGGTGCGCCGTAACTGTGACGCAAGAGGCGGCGCAAGGGCGGCCTCGTGTCCATCGGGCAACGATCGACGAGTTGGCAACCTCATGGCCTGGCAAAGAGTATATGGATGAGGCCGCGCGAAAGGGCCACACGTCGCTCGTCCTTTGGCTGCGCACCTGTTTGGGCATCCATTGGAGAACGCACACCGTGCGCTGTGCGGCGTTGGCTGGACGCCAGCACACAATTGACCATATGCTCGCATCGCAATGGTTCCTTCCCGTCGACGAACCGTGCCTTGTGGCGGCGCTCATCGGCGGCCAAGGTCTCGCGCTGGCACGCTCGATCCACAGGGCTGGCCAGCCGTGGACGCCAATGGCCAGAGCCGCCGCCGTGGCTCTAGGCGACCCGTCAATCGTTGCACAACTGAATGACCAACGCCGTCGACGCAACGGCGACGATCTCGCTGTGACCTTGGCCGTCGCGTGCGGTCGACCGGACCTCTTGCACGCGATGCGCGCGACCACGGCCGAGATTGCTCACGCCCACAGGGTAATTGCTCGCCAAAAAGAGTGGTCAGACACTCCTTTCGACCACCAAGCCTTACTCGATTATGCCACCATAAGGGGACTCTGTGGAAGGGACCTTGCTATGATGATCTTAATTCGTTTCGACATCGGTTGGACCCTCATGCCTCGCCTGGACGACTGTGGTGCAAGTTTGTGCAAGCCGGTGGTCGACCACCACCAGACTGCCGCTACGGCACATTCCCATACGAGGCGCGAGCGTGATTTGCAGCCACCACGAGGCGCTCCCGAGCCTCTTTTGCCGCCGCCTGACCAAGTTGCTCAAAGAGCCACGGCGCGCCGTATCCGGCAGAAAGCGCGTGACGACGAGTGGAGATCCCACAGACGGGCCATGTTGAGGGGGACTTGCCACCACAACCAGTCCCCTACACCCAAGCGCCACTATTAAAAAAAGAATGGCGCTGGGCATCGTATACTGGTTTGCGCAAGTGCGTGAAAACAATAGTGAGTCTGTGTCGGCCATGGCTCATTCTTTTTCTGTGGTTGGCTCTGGTCGTCGCATGCGCGCTTACAAGGCTTGTTGGACGGCATGCCAAAAATGCACAATGAGAAGGAAAGGTGCCTGTCGCCGTCATCAGTCTCACGCCCCATCATCTGAAAATCAAGTCGTTGCTCGCGCAACATGCAAAACCAAGAGGCACGCGGGCAAAAGCGGCGGATGCCGGCCCCGCGCCAATACGTGACCGACGCTGTGACTATTTGCAACTCACCCACAAAATACGAGGGGGAACGGCTCGACGCCATCTTGTGGTTGATCACGGGAGACCTTGGTCTGCTATATGCCGAGGGCGGCGACACATGCGCTACACTAGAGGCCGCACTGGGCGACGAGTGGGACGATGCGCAGGCATTACTGCGCCGCGACAAAGAGAGGCAGGCTAGAGCGCGCACAACGCTCGCCACCTTTTACACACGGCCACCGGCCGACATGATTGCCACGATAGAAACAGACAGTCGCACAATGGACGCGTCCCCCACAGAACCGTCTGCCCTATGGTCCAACCTTCCGGGTGAGTTGCGCATGAGGTCATCGAGCGTCTGGCCGACATCTCTACGCCCGCGGTCGTGGCCCTATACGAGACTGATCGCAACGCACGCGCCCTCATCGACAGAATGACCCATGTCCTCTATGCCGTCCGGGACGACGGCACGATCACGCAATCAAGGGTACCCCTTATCGAGTATGCGCGCATCGGCACAACGCTGGGCAAATCGCAACCGTTGCGCATTCTTTTGGCTGCCGCCGTCTGCACGCTCAAGGGCCTAGCCAACGTCGAGATCGCCACCGATATGGAGGTGGAGTTTGGCCAATTCGACGACGACGCGGCATACACGCTTGTAGAGGACTACAGCGTGCCGATCACCGCAGGCGGCACTGGCTCGTTTACGACGCTCGTGGACGCCAACCTCTTGCCCATGCTTTTGGATTTTGATGCCGATGGTGTGGCATTGACCTTTCCGGCCCGGGACCTCGACAGCATACGCAACCTCGTCGAAGGTCCTATTCCAGGTGATCTACCGCAAGTGGCACGCCAGTGGTACGACTGGATGACAGGACTGGTCGACGTCCTTGCTGAGACACTGCCGCCCATCGCTGCGCGCTACCAAATGATCCTCCGAGGGCGCCGCGATTACGACGACGAAAGAAGCACTGAACCATTTATGGCAGAGGCGGTTGACTTTGAAGGCTCTGTGCAGGTCGGTGCCATCATGAGCAACGCCGACGGGGAGCCCTTTATCGATGGTAATGACGACACAGCGCCGTACCTCTGCGCCTTTTGGCCTCCCTCCCGGTGCCGCAGGTGGAGGCGGCCATCGGGCAGTACGTGCCACCGCGACTTTTGCAAGAATGGGCCACATTGCAACCGCGAGCCGGCGATCCTATTACACGATCCGTTCAGGATGCTATCACGGCGCACCAACATGCCGTAGCCGGCGCTCTTTTGCGACTTGTCGGTGATCGTGTGCGAGGAGCGTTGCCCCCGGGCGCATGCGCTGCACTGGCTAGCCGCGGCATTGACTTGGCGCCATTTGAGGCTCTCTTTGCGCCAAGTCGCTTTTGGATGATACCGGCGCCCAAATCAATCGACATCATCGGCATCCTGATATCGCCCGTCTTGGAGAATCTCATCGCCGCCGCGCCGGGCAGACAAGTTTGATTTTTTCCAATCCCTCTTTTTTTTTGAAATTGTCTCGCCATCGTGTGCTCTGTCTGTTCACCCCCACCCCAAAGCCGGCGGTCCTTTCTTGTCAAAAAAAGGTGAAAAAAGTTTATGGCGTCCTTTGGCCTGCCCATAGTTTCTCGCGACAGGTGGTCGCAAATACACTGCAGTCTAGACCGGGCGTGGTCCGCCTCGATCAGGCACACCCGCCCAAAGGATTGCTCTCTTTTTTTTGTCGATCCACTTGTGTCGCCAAAACATTATGCCGAGTGCAGACAGTCGGCATTGGTCGCTGTGTCGACACCAAAAAATCAGGATAGGCTTTGCCGACAACAACGGCAAATTATTGCATCAAGACACAACAACACCACGAGTCACAAGACAGGCCATGCTGATCGACGACCTTCCCGAGGAGATGCTGTGTGCCGTCATGCGCCAGATGCCGCCGCGATGGGTGGGCCTGGCTGCACTAGTTTCGTCGCGTTGGTGTCGATGCGCCATGACGGTGACGCAAGAAACACGACGAGCATGGCCCAAAATGCGCACTACCCGACTGTTGTGGGTGCATTATGTCCTTGTGGGCAAAAAGTTTATGGACGGGGCGGCGTGCGATGGCCATACCTCGGCCGTCGTGTGGCTGCACGACCAATTGCGCATACCCTGGAGAAGAGGCACGCTGCGCAAAGCGGCGCTTGCCGGGCACAAGCACACTGTCGCCACCATGCTCGCGCGCCGCAACGAGGTCAGTGTCGACGAGTCATGCCTGGTGGCTGCGCTTATCGGCGGTCGAGGTCTTGCCATAGCGCGACTTGTTCACCGAACCGGTCAGCCGTGGACGCCCATGGCCAGGGCTGCGGCTGTGGCGCTCGGCGACCCATCAGTGGTTGCGGCCCTCAACGAACAATGCGGTCCGCGCAACGCGGACAATTTCGACGTTGCGCTGGCTGTCGCGTGCCGTCGGCGTGACCTCTTGAGGGCGATGCAGGCGACTGGTACAGAAATCGTCCATGCCAAAAGATTGCTTCAACGTGGCGCCGAATGGGGCCGCATGCCCCTTGCCCATCAATCCGTCATCGACTATGCCATCCGCGACAAACTGCGCGAAAGGGGTCTCGCCCTGCGCATTCTGGCGCATGTGACTGTCAAGCGCCGCAAGACGCGCAACTCGGACCTGTTTGACCTCCCGTGGATGGGCAGGTCTTTTTGGCTGCACAATGACTTGCACGACTTTGAGCGCCTGTCCCCTGTGTGGAGAGAGACCATCGACTGGGATCTCCCTGCCCCGCCCAAACCAGCCCATGCACCCGAGGTGGTGCAGTGCATCCAGAGAAAAGGCCGCGACGACCAGCGACGAGCATACAGGGGCAAGATGATGCCGCCGCCACCACGCCGCCGTGGCCGGCCTCTTGGCTCACGACACCGTCACTGATGTAACATTTTATTCCCTTATGTCTTTTTGTCAAGTATGCATTGTATTTTTTGCAGCCACTGCATTTTTGCGCGCTTGTACGCGCAAGCAAACCAAGGAATGTGTTTACTCTGCCGCGTACACATCGCTCACATGTGTGAGATGGCGCGCTGCGCCATCTTGTGGGCAGACTCTGCGAGCCATTTCCATGCTCACGCACAGCGCCAAGTCACAAAAGGGAACATTGCCGACGGCGCGGGTATGCGCGAGCGGTTCATCGCTTGTGGGATGCCTTGACTGTTACGTATGCATCGTCATCGCCAGGTGGATTGATCTGTGAGCAGTTTTTATCGTATTCAAAAAGTTACCGAAAAACCCTGACCCATTGGCGACACACTGCCACTAAAAATGTCGACAAGTACAGGCCAGACCATTGGTTTGCCTATGCATAAAAAGCCCACTCGGCGGGTCGGGACCACACGACAAAAAAAAGGCACCCCACATTTCACACAGCGACTCTCAATTTGGACTGGGCTCACTTGACACCGACGACCTGAAGGAGCACACCCAACAACACAAACTCGACAGAGTCGACACATAGGCTCCTTTATTTTCTTTTTTTTTCTTTCAATCGAACAACGCCACGGTGTGATCACGCAACCTCAACAAGAGGAAAAAAAAAAGACGATGGCCGAACTGTTTGCCTACATCGGTGCGACCGGATACGGCCTTGCCGGCGGCACCCTTGCCGGCACGACGGCCGCCCTGCTGCGGCGCTTTATTCCCTACCGCTACTCGTTGCCGATCGTTGTGGCCATACCGTGTGTGGGCGCGGCAAAAACAATCTATGACCTAAAACGTAGGCCCCACTATGCCTATCCTGATCAGGACAGCCTGGATTCAGTCCACGCGACCATCCTCGGCATTTTGGTGGGCGGCTATGCCGTGTCCTGCTTGGGTGTTCTCAAGGTGTCCTCTGCGTGGAGGCGCTCCCTGTGGTTGGCCCGCCGGTCGTACGCTGCGACCGCTCGCGACGCGCGCAGGCAACAACTCACGAGCACCCGCCCTCGTCAATAAATCGCTGTATGTTTTTTTCCACGTATAAGTGATCGTCTGTTGGTTGTTGTTCCTTTTGTAAGTTGAGATGATCACACACTTGGCTAATCGAGTGAAGAGGAGGAGAAGAAAGAAAAAACAATTTAGGTTGTTGGGTGACGACGGGCTGTTGGGATTCTGAAAAAGGCGACTCCTCATCAAGACAGTAGCATTTTCTTGTATTATGCCAGAGAGATGCAACCATGAAAAAGGCAAACAAGACCAAAGAACAAAGGATTCTATTGCCAGTTCATTTCGGGCGCCACCCTAGGTCGCTGTTGAACCGAAATGCCTGAATCCATGCGCCCACCTCTTTGTGGCCGTGGTGCAATGCCTCTGTCAGGCACTCGTCGGCACTCCATGGACACCCATTCGCTACGGCCCACTGCAGAATGGCCAGGTGCCCACGACGGGCGGCATGCCTGCATGTCCAGTCGCTCCACGGGCAGCCATTGGTGTGCGCCCACTGGAGGAACCTCTAGGTGTCCACTCTGCGCCGCTTCGTCGCACGTCAACTCGTCCCACGGACAGCCGTTGGCGCGCGCCCACTGCAAGACATGGAGGTGTCCACCCAGGGCCGCGCTAAAGCCACCGCTTCGATCCACGCGTAGCCTTGGTCGCGCCCCACTTGAGGACCTCTAATGGCCTCTACGCGCCGCCTCTGCCATAAACCATTTTTGGTGCCATTCCGCGGCCTGACGGCGCCCCTGGGGTGTCGACATCGTAAGCCATCGGCGACGCCATATCTCGCGCCGCTGGCGTGCTTGGCGTATTGGCGCCGAGAGGCTCGCCCACATGCGACACACCCTCTCGGCGATGACGGCCTCATAGTCGGCGTCCAAGTAGGCCAGGATCATGGAGACGATCTCAGCGGGAAGCCGTTCGTTGATATTGTCGACGTCATCGAGGTCAGTCTCGTCATCCGTCGCGCATGTGCTCCCGTTGTCTTTGGCCTTTTTGCCGCAGTTTTGATCGACGCCCTCCATGCACTCGGCTTTCTTTGTCGTATTTTCTTGTTACTTTTTTAACTCGACGAACTTGTTTAATAAACACACAGCACACGCTCTCAGTCTTTTTTCTTGTCTTGCGCTCCTGGTCACGGCAATGTTGAACAATGCAAGAGAAAAGGGACAGACTCAAAGGTCAGCCTATGAGGCCAACAAAGCACGCAACTTTTTTGAATTGGTCGGTGCATTGTCCAAAGAAAAAGAGACGGCTTTGGCTGTTGGTATTTGGTTTTCTCGTGCAAACAACGCCAACACCAGGACACTGTGTCTCAGTGGTTACCATAGACAATGTCGATTGATGGCTTGCCCGACGAGTTTCTCGCGCTCGTGTTGTACCATGTGCCGTGTATCGTACGTGCGCGCGACTGCGCACCGGTGTGCCACCGGTGGCGGGCGATCGTCGCCGACGACAAGGCCCTCGAACCGTGTATCCACCCACGGCACCTGTGTCTGGGAAAGTTGGCCGAGGCCATCGGCACGTGGGGCAACTCGCTATCGAGCCTCATGGGCGCCGACTCACTGCCCCGGTCGTCGCCAGTCTTGCTCGCTGCCGTGTCCAAGGAGCACCTCCATTGTATGTCCTATGCGCGCTCCAAAGGACACGCGTGGGGACCGGATGCGTGCGACGATGCCGCTCGCTGTGGCCGCCTTGCCGCACTCAAGTGGCTCATCGACGCCGGCTGCCCGCATCTCGTCGCACTATACGAGGGCGATTCATGCACGGGCCATAACTTGGTCGGCAGTCCTCGCGGTGTCCACTATTACCTGCACAGGCGTAACATCAAGCCCCTCATGAAAGAGGCCATCAAGGGCGGTCATGTCTCGTGCGTTGACTGGCTGGTGTCGCGCGGCATGCGCCTCGACCCGACGACATGCCATATGGCCGCCAAGCGTGGCCACCTAGACATGCTGCGCTACGCACGCGCCAATGGCGCCCGGTGGGATGAATCAGTCGTCTGCGACTCTGCCGTACGTGGCGGCCAACTCGACGTGCTGACTTATGTGCAAGCCGACCCTCTCTTGCTCGCCAAGTGCCCGTGGTACGTTGCCGAAAAGGATGGCCTACCTCCTCGATTTTGCTGTGGCATAGGCTGTAAAATGAGCGGTCTTGGCTGTTCCATGCCATCGACAACAAGGACAGTACCGTGAAAACGGTGCGTTGGCTGCCACGGCTACGTGTGGCGCGCCGACGACATTATCAAGATTGTCGAGACAGACCACATGGGCCTCCTCGTGTTTGCGCACACGCATGGCTGTCCGTGGAACACGGGCGCCTGTAAGGAGGCCGCATACATTGGATGGCTTGAAGCACTGCAGTATGCCCACGAAAATGGCTGCACATGGGATTGGAGCGCCTGCATGGACGCCGCCATGAGGCGCCGCGTCGGACGTCGCTGTCGCCCGTACCTAAAAGAGCATCAGTTGTGCGCCAGCGACGGCACATGCCGCTTCAAGAGTGTATGACATTCACGGATATTGTACGCGCTCGGCCTTGCTTCACACAGGCTCGTCCCCAAAGAACGAACATTGCAGTTTGCGCGGTTGTGCGATTTTTTTGCCGTTTCCATCTTTGAGTGGGTTATTTTTGTCAATGGGAAAAGAGGTTTCTTATGACTAATCATACTCAAGCCAAGGTAGGCTGTCGGATGAATCGAATGCCGCAAGGTCTTCGTCAGGGATATTTATGGTGGTGTGCTCACTCATGATCTGGTCCATGATCCAGTCCATGCTATCCCCTTCTTTTTCTTCTTCCTTTCCTGGTGGCGCCGTTCTCGGCCATCGTGCACGCCGCAACGCTGTGCAAAGAAAAACAAAGATAATAGGACAAGTCAGGTGGCCGTTGGCAGGCGCAAGAGATGACAATGAAAACACCACAACATAAAACATACCATCATTGTAGACATGGATGGGTTCGCCCTCGATAGCACTCTCATATGTCTCATACTTGTCCGTCCAAGGATACCACAGGTGCCCTACACGCAAGACATTGAGTCCCACTGCCGCGTTGCCGCTCTTGGTATAGTGCCCATTGGGAAGGTCGGCATCGTCAAAGAAGGCCCGCTGTATGTCGATCGAAGCACATAGACTTGGCGTGTCAGCCTCTGACCTTGTGTCGACTACGGCGCGGATGAGCGCCTGCGTCAGGACGTTGTTGACGGCGGCATAGTGTTGATCACGGGGCGGGTCCCGTACGAGTTGCCTATTGACGCGCGCGATTTGATTGCCCAACTGTACGCCCATATCGTGAAGTGTGACGTAAACAACGGCAAAAGAACGACTCCCGTACTCGTCGTACATTGCAGGAAAGAGCAACGCCGCCCAGTCGTCGTCGGTCTTGGCGGGGTCAAATGGAAGCACAGGTATGCCGACAGGACCCTGGCCGGCCTGGCCCATATAGGCATAGAGCGAGTAGAGCGCATAGAGCACGCACCTGCGCATAGTGTCTCGGCGCGTCCTCGCGCGCACAGCCTCGGCGATCGAGATCTTGCGCGGGCCGTGTTCGTCGGCCGCCGGCGCGTCGAGGTTGCGCTGGATGGTCGGCGGCAATAGGGCGGCGTCAAACACCGGCTCCTGGCACCACATGCGCATTCGCGGGTCAACGTCACACAAACCGGTGGCGTCAAACGGATCAAATGCGCCGATCCGTTTGACAATGTCGGCCAGCAACTCATTGGGCAAGAGCGCGAATCCAGCAAAGTCGTTGTACGGCGTCTGCATTGTCGATGCACCTATCTTTTACGTGTCCGCGACGGTCGGTTTTGTGGCTGGCGATGCCTGCGGTTGTGCTTTCGTTGTCAGAGGCCACCACCCGAATCGCAACCTCGATTAACAAAACACACGGAACCAGCGGCACAAGGGCGCATGTGCCGGCTGGCTGGGCCTGGCGTGGCTTGCCCATTCTGTCGGTCTGGCGACAGTTATTTTTTATTAAAAAAAGTATTTATATCCCAAGAATACATTTTTGCATCTGTTTTTACTAGACTTTTGGGTGGGACAGCGCCAAGATCGCAAGGCACACAAAAAGGCGCGCTGCCGTTGAAAAACAAACAAATACGCAATCGCTGGGTTTTTATGTATCAATAAAAAAAAGAGCCTAGTCACAGGGGCACGTCTCCGCGCGCCATCGTGATGGCCGCCGCGCGCAACGGCTGCGCTCTTGTTCCATCGCAGGCGAGGGCGCGACGACGGGCAGCGGGAGCACAAGGCCTGTCTGTTGCCCACTGTTTGTGTGGTATTCTTGTTTGCAGTGACAAGCCCGATGCTGCCGTAGCAGTTTGTGTGACCAGAGCCTGCAGTGGGTTGTCTTGTCCCCGCGCCGACTCAACGCCTTGGGTCAAAAATCGAGCAAAAAGTAGACGCCATCACTTGCGCAAGGCCTGTGGTCGCTTGGTCTGGACGGTCCCAAGCGCAACAACACACATCCGCATCGTGTTGATCCAATTTGACCGAGATCCCTCTTAAAGATACCCAACAGTGAATGACCACCCACGCGGTCCCGCTCATCGGATGGCGAGCCCAAGTGGGCCTCTGGGTCGACGACACAGGAACCTGTCGCCCTGGGCATTTTTTCTTTTTTTTTGTGGCGCCCCAACAATACGGCCTGACCGAGTCGGTATGATTGGCCGACATGCAACACGCGCCTTTTGGGCATTGGTGGCGCTGGCCACTTGGACCATCCATCGGGCCAAGCGTTTTTATTGCAAATAGGACGAAAAGAACAACACCCACCCACCAACGTACGCCCATCCACATTACCATGAGCGCCGCCGGCGCAACGACTGCCAGCGACGATCAAAGGCCAGGAACAACAACCCAGGTCGAGGCCAGGCCCGGTGTGGGCCACGGCGGTGTTGTCTTTGTCACACAGGGCCAACGATCGATCTTGGCCGTCGTCAAATATATGGGCGATCGCAAGTTTCGTCTTGCGCCGTGGCCCCACAACAGTCTCTATGGCGCCGAGGACGAATGGACCGTCGACGTCGCCACTGTCGCCGTCGATGGCGACTGGGTTGATGCGCCTTTGCCCAAGTGCTGCGTGTGCGTCAATCGCAAGGCTGGATGCGCGCTGCCCTGCCGGTGCACGGCGCCGTGCGTGTGTATATGGTGCGCGGGCCGCCTCGACGCGTGCCCGCAATGCCGCACGCCTTTCCAGTCCAAAGGCGTACCATGGGCATCCTTGGGCTACCAAGGCAATATCGGCGCCCTGCGCGCACCTTGTGCGTGGGAGACGATCCGTGTGTTTGTTCGGACATTGACCGGCAAGACGCTCACACTACGCCTGCGTCTCAACAGTACCGTGCGACACCTGAAAGAGGCCGTGCAAGATCGTGAAGGCATCCCGCCCGACCAACAGCGTGCTTTGTTTGCCGGCACCGAAATGGACGATCGCCTGGCGTTGACTTTTTACCACCTGCGCGACGAGTGCATGGTCCACCTCGTCTGTCGTATGCACGGCGACTAGATTTCCTACTTTTTTGCCATTCATCCCCACAAAAAAGAAGAGGAAAAAAGTTTGATCCTTTGTGCATGGCGCGCAGCGTGTTCTTATTTTTTTTATTAAGCCGGCTATGCCTGCCGAGCCCTCACGCACATGCAACACCATTTGGAATCTTTTTTTTCTAGTTTTTTAAAGACGTCAAAAAAAAAGTCTGGCACACGCGGAACAATGGTGACAGTCTCTTCTAGTAGGGCTGAGCGTCGATCCACGTGCACACGTGGTGGCGCTTCATTGCCGCGGCGCCCTTTGCACAGTGATCACGATCCCACGGGCACCCGTTGGCTCGCGCCCATCGGAGGATATCCAAGTGTCCCGCTTGCGCTGCGTGCCAACACGCATCACGGCCCCACGGACACCCATTGGCACGCGCCCACTTGAGCGTCTCAAAGTGGCCGTCGCCCGCGAGATGAAAGCAGACGCTTTTGCTCCATGGGCATCCGTTGGCTCGTGCCCATCTAAGCAGGTCCAAGTAGCCATAGGCTGCGGCACCGGCGCACGTCGACTCGTCCCATGGGCAACCCTGGTTGCGCAGCCATTCGAGCACGTCGAGGTGGCCGCCTTGGGCCGCGGCTGCACAGGTGGACTCATTGTATGAACGGCCGTCGCCGACGGCCCACTTGACCATGGCAAGGTGGCCGCCACGGGCTGCCCCCCACATGGCGGCATTGCTTCACGGCGCGCCCAATTCGACGAGCCGCTGGAGCAACGCTAGGTCACCACGCCGTGCGGCCTTGGAGGCCGGGTAGCAGTCACATGGACAACCCTGGTCGAGTGCCCACTGTACAATATGGAAATGGCCGTCATGGGCCGCGTGCGTGCACACCGTTGCGTCCCACGCGCATCCGTGACGTCGGGCATGTTGGAGGACCTCAAGGTGGCCATGTTTCGCCGCCTTGCTGCAGGCGCCATCAGGCCAGACATGACCCAAGGAGAGCAGCCAGTTGATGACCTCGATGTGGCCACCAGTGATGGCATTATGCCATTGATAGTCGGATCGGTTTGGGCATCCACGGGCGTCGAGCCACTGGCAGACGTCGTCATGCCCGCGGACGGCCGCCCATGCTCGCGCCATGTCACTGCACGCGCAACCCTCGCCGACGAGCCATTGGAGCAATGCAAGATGACCACCGCGGGCAGCGCCCTCGCACGCACGCACATCCCACGGGCAGCCATTCTTTCTCGCCCATCGAACAACATTCTCGGCGCCGGTTTCGGCCAGCAGAGCCGTGTAGGCTTTGCCCAACAGACGCTCGGCGGGCGGCGCGATGGTCGGGTCAGTCAGAATGTCATTCCACACACGACAGACAAACCTTGCGTGCGTAAACAGGGCCACGTGTCGTAGGATGGCGTGAACGAGTTCGACGGGCAGTGTGTCCATTTGCGCTCAAGGTGTTGGCGCAGTCGTTGACGATACAAAGGCAACTTTTTGCAGCGCGTGTGTGCGCACACGCCTTTTTTTCCTCCGGCCTGGTCTATGCAGGAGAAGTGCGCACGGGCAGTAATATGGAGGCCCCAACGACAGAGCACGCCAGAAAGGCAAAAAGTTGACGCCCTGTCCGTTGGATCCAATCGACTCTTGCGATCCCGATGTTTTTTTTTACTTTTTTGCCCGCCAAGGGTGCAACCGGAAGGCAGGCAACTCAGAGAGAAAATCGACGCGTTGGTCCCTTGCGACGCACCACACTATGGCAATGCTTTGAGTCGGCGGTCGTCGGACGATACAACAGACGCCATAGTGTCCCACAAACGGGGCCGGCAACGCCCTTTGCCGTTATCTATTTTTTTCTTCTGGACTTGTGAAAGAGCACCCAGCATGATCTGCCCATGGTCTTCTTTTTACTTTTACAAAAAAAATTGAATGGGAACCAAACCACAAGAGAGGACCTGTGAGGGACGCCTTTAATGTAGACAAACCCAAGAGGGGGTGTGTTGACGAGATTATGTGCAAAAAATCAAAAAGAAAAAGGTGAAAACAAAAGAAAGAAACAGATGGGAGGCCGGCCCTAGGGCGAGGGCAGCGATGAGAGGGCATTAAACACCTCGTGCATATGCGATGGGTAGATGCGTGCGCTGATCAGCCTAATCATGAGACGGCCTCCACCCCAGTCGTTCCACATGCCGCCGGCAATGTCCATGGTCACCGCAACATGCGATCCAACCACAATGGCGTTGGCGTCATAGGTCCCTCCCGTGAGACCGTCGACCATACGCGACATGAGCGTGCAGTCGATGGCAAAAGAGTGGCCAGTTCCATCGGAACATCGGGTCAGGGTCGGGTGGCATTGCGCCCTAAAGTCCTCAACGTGCCGTTGTCGAGTTGCGGCCATTGGGTCGGGATGACAATGACGGAGGAGCGACACGGCAAGCGCGGCCATGGGATCACGGGGCAGTGGCTCGGGGCCATCGTCGGGTTCGACACGGTATTCGCTGCCGCGTGCATGGCGATTTGCACGCTCAAAGAAGCGGGCGTCAGCGTTGCTGATAACCTCCCATAGAGGCGAGTTTTGTTCTAGCGCCAGCGTAAGGCGCGTCTTCACCGTCGACGAAAAGCGCGCGGTGCGCGCCTCGGTCGTGAGGACAGTCAACAGTGGGGTCTCGACGCGTGTCGGCTGTGCCCATGCAAAGCCGCGCCAATGCAAGTGCTTGTCAAAGGCGTCATAGCCATCGTCGCAGCGATCATAGTGCCGCGCATGCGGGACAAAGGGCGAGGCGACCGGCGGGCGCGGTTTTGGGTCTCCATTGCGTTGAATGGGCATGAATGAAAAATCGGCCAGAATGGCGTCGGCCGTCGGGTGCCACTCGATAGTGGCGCCATCGACCATGTACATGGGTTCACCGTCGGCGTCGGCCTTGACGTCATCAGGGGCAAACCCCTTTTCGACGGCCTTGCTCAACCGCGATGCGATCGGCTCGACACCAGGGAGCGCGCGAGTACGCCGGGTGACGATGGCCCACATGGCGTCCCATGAGAGACCCACGCCGTCAACATCGTGCCAGCCACACGCGTGCGCCAGATCAAACCGTGAGATCACCTCGGCGCCCGATCTTGCGCCGGTCGAGATGATCTGTATTCTTTCGGTGCGGGCGTCAGGTTTGCAGGCGCCTGGAGTCGGCGGCACTGTTTCGATGGTCACGACCGAGCCGCGATGTGAACTACGACAGCCAGGCAATGCGTCAAACAACGTGCGCACGACTCTGTCCAAGGCATAGCGGCGATCGACGTCAGAGGGTCCCACAATCCACAGGTCGATGTCGGATGCATCAAGCCGCTTGCGCAGGTGCGGGGCCTGGACGGCGTTGATGACGGCACCGCCGGCAATGACGACGGCTGGATCGCCGAGAAGAGCACAGGCTCTCAAAGCCTGCACGATGGTCGGCGAGTCGTTGGCAAGGGCCTCTAAAAAGTCGTCGTGCGAGCCGACCAGTGCATTCGAATCGTCCTCGCATGCCGCCAGAGCACACAAGGTCATGCCGTCACAGGGGGCAGGCCCTGCAGTCAAGGGCCGACAGACGCCCCAGGCAAAGGGCACGCGCGTGTAGGCGTCGAGTCGAGCAAAGGTCCTATGCCAGTCGGCGAGGGCTGTCGTGGCCGCAGCGGCCAAGAGACCACGGCGCGCATCCACAATCCAGGCGGCCGCCTTTTCTACCATCGAAGCACAGTCACCGGCAGACAGACGGAACCACGTGCGCACAATGGTCTCGCCACAAGACATGTATTCCGTGACACGCCTCGCGACGCCATCGCTCGGCGATGTAAAAGGCTCTGTTGCGCCAAAGTGCCCTGTGGCGGCAGACGCCACCATGGATGTCGCAAGGGTTTGCCCGCGCACGGGACAGGCATGGAGGGCGTGCGCACCGATGACAAGCGCAGGGTCAACCCTGGCGTCCTTGTCGGGGTGCAACAGGGCGTCGACCAATGGACCTATAAAGGGGGCCATGTCGATAAAGACAAATGCCAACGTATCCCACAACCACAGGGTGGTTATGGCGTCGAGGACGGCGTGGCCTTGGCATCTCTTGACAAATACCTCGACTGTGTCTTGTGGCGTGTCAGGGTCCAGGGGCAGGGCGAGGCGGACAGTGTCGAGGCGCGATTCAACAAAGTCACCGTCGAGCATTGCCGCAAAGACAGGACTCGCGAGGCACAAGGCACGGGCGTCGACGTCGGCGACGGTCCACGTCGTGCTGGGCCGTGAGGCGCACACAAGAACAAGGTTCACGGTCGCCGGGCGGTCGTCCATCTCGACGGTAGCAGTGGCAAGACTCGTCGGCGTCGCCATCCAAAAGAATGGTGGAGTCGTACTTGGAAAAAAAAACAACAAGTATACTTCTTCTTTTTTATTGAACACGAGGATCCGCCGCGGGGGCGAGCGCCCATACACTTGGAGACAAACCTATGAGACAAGTTGCTGGACGCACGCACGCCATTGGCGATGGCGCTCCCTGATGGCAGTTTTTTTGTCCACCGCCAAAAAACCCGAGGAGCAGAAAAACCAGACTGCCAAAAAAACTGAGGCGGCAGGAAAAGAGGCAGAGGCCGGCCAGAGGCGCCAGTGTCCTCGCAGATGCCGGCAGGATGGTGGTCAGTCGCGAGACAACACACGAACCTATCGACGAAACAAAAACTCCAGCATCTTATGGGTTGACTGTAAACCTGATATGGCCTTGTCGTTGTCCTACAATCTTTATCATAGACTTTCCTTTTTTGTCGTAAAGTCGACATTTTTAATATCGTCCAATCAGTGCGGGCGACCTATGAGTGCAGCGCCGTCAAGGTCAAAAGTCTGCGCGATTACAAAAAATGCCAGAGACAGCATGCAACACGGCAACAATGGTGATGACCGGTTCTGGGTCGACGATTCAGACAGCGATTCCTCGTCGATGCTGTCCGACAGTGACTCTTCATCGGCGCCATCCAACAGCGACAGTGATGATGACGATAATGAATCAGACTCTGACATGGCGGTTGGACCGCGGCTGCGCCCCGCCAACCCGAAAAAACTTGGCATGTTTGTCCACTTACTGCTTTACTGTCGCCCCGCCGCGGGAGAAGCGGTCTGTGCCTACCTGCACACAACAACCGACGTCGAAAAGACTCCAAGTGCATATGAATTGGACGGCCTCGCGCAGAGCATGCTGTCGACCCTCCCTCGACATGTTGCCGACAACAAGTCGCGGCGACTAGATTACACGGGCGACATGAGCGAGCACATAAACGCCTTTTTCGAGCGACTCGACCGTCTCGCCGACGCACACCGACAAGAGCGCGAGCGACTGCATGCATCGAACCGTTCGTTGGCCATCGGCAAGGTCTTTTCCACATGGCCTACGCCAGATCGAGAAAGAAAAGACGATATCAGCACGCCCTCGTACCTGCTGGTGACGGGCACGGTAAACCGAAAGAGGACCGCGGGCTTGTTTGCCGTGCGCTTTGGACCGGGTCCCGTCGAGTCGTCGCGCCTCATCGGCAAGATCCAACTAGACGGTTGTGCCCCTGTGTTGGACGCCGATGCCGCTGGCCCTGTCCTCGGTCCTTATGCTGATCTCGTGCCAACCTTGCTCCGAAACCTGCTCCTCGACCTGGACCCGTATCGCCTCGACTCTCGTTCGCCGCCGGGTCTGGTTACGAGGGCGATCGCCAAGCGCCTGGTCCATGCCAAACCGCCCACGTTGCCGCCACATGCCTATGCCGCCCTGTGGCCATCCGACGACACTGATTATCCCACAAGTTATTGGCCCAACGACCAGGACATCGAGGCGGCCTGGTTCACCCAAACCCAACTGCAGGCCGCACTGGGCACGATTGCCGCCTACGAGGCTGCCGAGACTGTTGGACTCGACGCCTCGCGCTACGGGCGCACCGACCCCTTGGGCGCAGCCTCGCTCTGTGACAGAGAACGACAACTAGAGGGTCTCGGCCTGCTGCGGAGCGACGGCGGTGGACCATTGTCGCTCTTTCAGACGGCGCAGGTGAGGATCGTCGAGTCGACGTGGGGTGTGCCTTTGGTCGACCTGCCAGACGACATTGCCGCACCCTTGGCCCTAGCCATATGGCAGCGTGCCTGCAGGGCTCTGCGCGCCAAGGACGGCACGACGGAACATGCGTCGCGTCTACTCGACGTGGCCCACTACTGGGGCGTACAACCGACCGAGGTGCAGCGACAACAGCCCGAGTGGCTCTGTCAGGATCTGATGACCGAGGCCGTCGTGCGGGCTACCTCGCTGGGCAGACAACGTGCCGTGCCGCTGGCCTGGGAGGACACTTTTCGGCCCTTGTTTCCCAGTCGCAGCGAACACGAGACCATGTGGTGCGTCGAGATGGCCAGCATCCAATGGGACGACGAGACTGACGAAGACGACCACGACGAAACCGACGATCATCACCGACCCCGTTGTCATGAGACGATCGAGCAAATGCACGCCCACGTAGCAAAAGCCTTTGAGCACATTTACCAGCGACCACCGCGTACGCCCGACGAACCCCTCCTCGCCAAGGCGGTCGACATCGCTATGGGTGCCCGTGCCGTCAGCACTGGCGCCGCCAGGCGCGCACCAACAAGCGCAAAAGAGCAGGCCGTGATCGCGCTGGGCATTGTGCGTGCCCGACTCGATGTGGAGCCCAAGCAACTCTCGGATCCGTCCATGTTCCCAAAGCGATTGTGTGGCGCCTTTCATCAACTGCCGCTCGTGACCGACATACCCTTTCACCGGTACCGGTTTGACAATGATAGCGACGACGTCGGCTTTGGCGACCAAGAAGATATGTTGCGCGATTTATTGTGAACCTACTGTTTATCCTACAAAACACAAAAGAATAGGAAAAAAACCAATATAAAATAAAAAAGAGGAAGCAGGTGTCTGTCTGACGTCTGCGCATGCCTTTTTTTTGCCAAAGTCTTTTCCCTCTGGCTCTGGTTTTTTGGCTGACCAGCCCAGACGGCCACCGTGTTTTGGCGCCGGCCCGGTCTTGCGCGCCATGTATGCAACCGCCATGTCACCCCACCCATCAAGGACACAAAACCCTGTCGGTGCGCGGGTGTTTGCGCGAGTTGGCATGACAATAGGACGAGCACAGGCGAAAAACAAACTAGGCACAAACAAACTTTTGTATTTTTTCAAAAATATATGCATATCTCTTTGTACATTTCTTTCTCACTGGAAGCGAGCGTCCCATTGCGTCGGTGAGGTTTTCGGCGCCTGTGCCGTGTTTTGCCGGCACGGCCTCAATCGGCAATATATTTGTACCAACATCCGTATCCAAGTATCAACGGCCAGTTCATGGCTGCCACTGCACAGTAGGGGAAGGCGCGGATGGCGCACGAAACACCCACCGCAGACTGATTGACCGGACCGTGCCCTTCGTGGACCCCCAAGAATACGCCATAGATAAAGGAGCAGGCCGTTCCAGTCGTCGTGAGCCATAGTGCGCCATTCTTGTAGACGACCCACGTGGTGCGCGCCCAGGTTTCTGGTATGGGGCACGCTTTGCGCATCGATGCGCGCCACGAGGGATCAAAGCGACTCGTCGGCCTTTTTGGGACCCGTGTTGGAGCAATTCGATTCATGGCGAGTTGTCTGGGCACCTCAGTGACTCTCCCTGTTTTCCTACTCCTTGCACTTCCGTCGGCCTTTTTGGTCTTGTCGTTGTTATTGCGGTGAATGGGGTTTTATTGCAACGCGCTGGCTTTTTACGCCGGCAACAAAAAGACACGGCCCAATGACGGCACCACCCACCTGCGACAGAGCCAATAAACCTATCGTGTGGGCCATACAAAAAAAGGAGATTTTTGCATGCCCAATGGCCAACGAGGACGATGACCATAAGATGCAGGGGTTTCCAGATATTTTATGCACAGCCATTCGTATTTTTGGTTTCCGCCAGCATCAGCACACCACCTCTCTTTGTTTGATCAACAATCAAGTGAGCCATGCGATCCGTTGCGTCAACCTCGCCTTTCCGCCGACCTGCGCGTGCCTGTGCGGTCCTGGGCGTCACCGGTTATGTGACAGGTCCACCTGCGCACATACCCACAAGACTCTTTGCACGGGTCACGCCGGCCCAAAGACCACCGCGCTTGCGCACCTCGCGTACCCCCCACAAAAAGACTGCCATACGATCAAGTCATCCCAACCCCAAGATTGCGCGCACATACCTCGTCGCAGTCAGCACCGGCGCCGCCGCCGGAGGTATCGTAGGGATCATGGGTGGAATCCAAGAACGACCCAACCAAGGCCCGACCTTATTTCAGATGTACTATTGCACGACCGTTGGCGCCGGATGCTTTGGTCTACCTGTGGCGGCTGCAGGTTGTGTCGCGACCTGGGGCGCTTTGGGCGTACCGGGCGCACTTGCCTGTGCCTTTGTGGCAGCAGGCTTTTGCAGGCTTGCGAGTATGGGGTGGCAACCGATCGCGAGGCGGCCGCCCTGGTGGCACGACTTTGCTTGGGTTGAGAACATGAAATAAAAAAACAACATTGGACAAAAATCGGCCACAGATCATCGGCGAGAAAACAAAAAGGACAGATTATAAGCACGCAAAAGGGCGACCATCCTGTTTTTTTGGAGCCAACACAAGGGTCTGTGCTCACGGTTTGCCTTTTTTTACACTTTTTTATGGTCGCCGCTCCACCAAAGCGGAATGGGACACACTTTTTCTTCAGTTTGGGTTTGTCCTCGCCTTTGCTTTTGGCAGACCCTGCCGGTCTGTCGTCGGTCTTGGCCTTTTGCTGCAATCGGTCAGTGATGTCGGCCTATCAAAAAATCAAATAAAAATAAAAAGAATTCAAAGGTGTGCCGTCCTTTCTTGCGTCGCCTCGATCAAACCATCGCCTCCCTCTGCTTTGTCCAAAAAAAGGGATCACAAGAGCGGCGCAGTACGACGTTGACGGCAGCGCCGCACAATGGTTTGTTGGTTGGTGCTGCTATTAATATTATTATTAATATTATTATTTTTCCAACAGGTTTTTTGCCGTGGGCGATCATCTTTTTTTATTTTTGCGTGGTCAACAACATAAAAAAAAGGGCGGGCATCCACCTAGTCGTCAGTCTCGGCCAGTGACGGCGGCTGCTGCGCATCGCCGGCAAGGGTCATTAGGTCTTGTGCCGGCGCCTTTGAACCGACGACAGTGCACGCCTTGCACGGCGATCCAGGGTGGCACGAGTTGGCGCCTCCACTGTGCCAAACCACGTGGCCCGAGACAATCTCCTTGTGCGCCCACCGACCCTGCGCGCGTGAGCCGTCGGGATAGTCCCATGTGCCCTCGCCATCACGCCTGTCGCGCGTCCACTGGCCATCGTAGCGGCTGCCGTCGGCCTTGACCCACACGCCGTGCCCGTGGCGCATGTCGTCTGCACACTCGCCCTGATAATAGGATCCATCAGGTCTATGCAGTACGCCGTGGCCCCGAATGTTGCCCTCCCACCATTCGCCGCACAAGTAGGCCCCGTCGGTGTACACCACCACGCCGGGTCCGTGCCGCACGTCGTTGCACCACGCGCCGTCATAGCGCTTCCCTTTTGGCCACGTGTATTGGCCTTGGCCGTCGCGGACGTTGTGCCGAAAGTTGCCGTGGTAGCGAGCGCCGTCGGGGTAGACAAAAACACCGAATCCGTGCTTTACATCGTGCACCCATTGCCCGCGGTAGGTCCTACCGTCCGGAACGCTGATCCGCAGCCCGTAACCGTGCCAGTCGTCGCTGCACCATTGTCCCGTGTAGCAACTTCCATCGGGCAGCGTATCGACGCCAAAGCCGTGGCGGTCATTGTCGCGCCACTCGCCCCGGTAGTGGCCGCCAGTCGAGTACGTGTAGACGCCGTGGCCGTGCATGCACCCGCGGCGCCACTGGCCCTCGTACCCGATGCACGAGTGCGGCGCCGGATCCGCAGATTCGTTCTTGGCGCGCACAAATGACCCCTTTTGGTGGTGGCCCGTGGACCGCTTGAGCGCCAGCCCGTACCCGTGGGGTTTTCCGTCTTTGAGGTCGCCCCAGTAAACATGCCTGCCATAAGCACGAATGTCTACATCGGCGCCGCCGACGTCGGCACCTGTCGTCGCACCGATGCGGCCCTGGGCGCGGTAAAGCCACCGCCAGTCCTTGCCCCACCGTGCGTGCTCACGATGTAGTAGAGGGCCAAAGCGCAATTCGCACAGGCGGCGCCACACAGAATCGTCATGTGCGAGGCGCGCGTGCCGGCGCGAGGTCAGGCCCCACAGAACCAACGCGCGCGGGTCGTCGAGTGCCATGAGCACACACATGATCACTTCGTCGGGCATGAGATCGAAAAAAGGTGTTGCATCGCCGACGGCGCAGAGGCTGTACCGTCGTACCTTTTGTCGTGGCGCGTTGTCGGCCTGCTCAATATCAAAATCCGTGTCATCAGGGTCCCGTGCTGCCTCTTTCGACAATTCGCAAGCGCCTGATCCATTGCGTGTGCACGCGCTGCTTGGGCTGTTGTACGCCACAAAACAGGCCAGCAAGAGAGACCCAGCCAGTGTCGAACCAAAAAAAAATGTATCGACCGTCAAGGAGGAAAGCAAGCGCTCCACAAAAATATGCCGCCGCAGGCGCACAATGGAGAAAAATGCAATTTCTCATTGGTGGCATTTATTGGTCCTTCGCTCGCCAACAGAACCTCCTGTCCCGCCGGCGCAGAGTCTCGGCCGCCGCTCACGGATTCCAGGCGACCGGGTTTGCTGGATAATGCTTGCTTGACCAATGACCAATTGTCCACAACAACTTGGCCAGCGCAATTTGATCGATGCCCACGCCATTCAGGTCCGCACATGCCGTGTGCCAAAAAATGGCGCAAAGACCGCCCAGCCCCAATAGACAACCAAGAATTGGCGGACAAAAAATCCGCCATCCGACTCGCAGATGACGGCCTCGATTGTGGTCTCAACGCCTACAATGTAAGGGAACCATGCACAACATCAAACTTATTACTTTGTTGTGGTTGCTCGCCAGATGGGACTCTGTCCACCGACTTGACCGACCAAACCGGTCAACCAAAAGCCCTTGGCCAACTGTTTGTCGCCCGGCTAGAGGCAATGATCGTAGGTTGGGCATCTTGTTTGCGAAAAAAATTGTGCACATTTTTAAAGCACTTCCCCGCAAATGATGATGGAAACATTTCCTCTTTGTTTTTTCTTAAAGAAAAGCACAGGGTTTGCTCCGGTTGCGCACAAGCGGCGTGGCCCCACACGTGTGGCGGCTCGCCGTCTTGGTTCACGCCTCGGCTACCTTGTGGCGGCAGTGGGGACAGGTGGGCGAGCGCGCCACCCACGCGTCGATGCATGCAGAGTGAAAGGCGTGTCCGCAGTCGAGCACCCTGTGGTCGCCCGACGTGCCGATTGACGAAATGCATATGCAGCAAAACCTGCATAGGTGTGTCGGCGCGCGACGACAATAATGTCAACACAGAAAAAAAAGGACGCATTGCCAAAAAGGGCGTGACGTACATGTCAAAGGCTTTAGGCGCGGGCTTGCCACTCTTGCCTGCGCTGGGGATGGATCTTGCGCGGATCAAGAGCCGCGTCCACTCAACAGAGCCCGCTTCGTCCTCTGCAAAGCAATGATAGTTGTCGTCCGCCAGGGTCCACTTGCCGGCGTATCTACATCGTTGATAGTGAGTAAATGTGCACCTAGATTGCAAGAACCCAACCTATGTGATGGTAGAGGGAGAGGTCCTACTTGTGCGAGTCACCCTTTTTGATGCCATTCCACTTCCACCAGCAATTGTTGAATGCGCACGTCTCGGGCTGGACATGGTCACCGCACGCAGGACACACGCACCTAAATGCCACCATCGTGTCAAGACATTGATACAACAGACAAGAGAGGAAGAGGGGACGTGCGCGGCCGGCCATACGTATCGGTGTCGAGCAAGAGATCAAATGTGTCAAAGCCCTTGTTGACAATGACCATACGGCCATAGGCGGCGCAATCGACGTTTTTGCAACGACCCTCGACGCACAGGCCAGGTCTGACGATGCGCCAGTCGGGCGCCGACTTGCTCCACTGCTGCCGTCGCATGGCGCCCGTGTTTTCCATGTCGACAAACATGGCGCTCGTGGGGGGTCCACCCCCGCCGCCGCGCAGCCTGAGCACCAGGTGCATCGTCGCATCGGCGCGGATGGCATAGTCGACCAGGCGGCGACTGTCTTCCAACTGTTGGCCCGCATAAATGAGGCGCTGCTGGTCGGGTGGTATTCCTGTGTGCATGGAAAAAAAAAGGAGAAAGAGTTGGACCGACGCACGACAGCGCGCCACACAAACAGTGGCGTGCGGAAGAGGGATCACAATACCCTCCTTGTCCTGGATCTTGACTTTGATTTCCTCGATTGTATTGGCAGGTCCGGCCGCTATGGTGATCACCTTGCCTGCATATTTGCATGTACGTCGCCAACCAAACCAAGTGCCGCTCTGCGCGTGAGAATGAAAAAAAAAAGGATGGTGTGATGACGACGGCAAACCGTGCAGACAGCACCTGTGAGGGTCGTGATAAAGAGTTGAAAGCAGCGCGAGGGCTTTGGGACGATGCTCAGCCATGTGCCCGCCTCGATGCCGTGCTCGGCCCATGTCTTGTCTTGGTCCAAGGTCTCGCCGTTGAGCGCCAACAAATAGTCGCGCGCCCACGCCCTGATTTGGTTTTTTCGTGCGCGCGCCATTGTCAGACCTCTGTCTGCGACGACATGATGTATATAGTGTAAACGATATACGCACCGAAAGGTCGCAATGGGTTTGGTGCGATCCACCGTTTTGATGTCGACAAGCCCGCCGTCGGGCCTTGTGATGACTATGACAATCGGGTCGTCTTCTGTCTGATCCAGTGAGCCGTCGTGTCCAGACTGAGGCGCGCACGCAAGTTGCCAATTGAGCCGGGCACCATCCTCTACTCCATAGTCGCCCAGCGTGCGATTGTCCTTTTTGAGAAAGAATAAATCAGTCATTGTCTGCGCAAATCCTCTTTTTTTGCACCACAAACATTTTGTTACTGAAGGAAAGCACGTCGCACCTCGGGGCTGGCGTCGCCAAGCCCTCCCAACGGGACCCCTCGATAGAAAAGGCACACATTTTGGCGTCCCATGCACATTTGCGAAATAATGCGCGACTTGACAGAGGCAATAGTCGAGTCCTTTCTGGGCGTCAGCAACACGCTGGGCGCCTTGCCCGACTTGGCAAACCCTGCTCAATCAAAAATGAATCAATCCATTGGCCTTAGATGTCCTTTTTTTTCAAAAGAGCGATCAACGTACCGGGTGGATTGGTGACGGTGATATTGATCACCTCTCCTTTGGGTCTGAGATAGAGACCCAATTTGGCCGTCGTCATCCTATACAAAGGACAGTAAGCACCAACGCCATATTAAGATAAATCAAGAGGAAAACAAGGCAAGAATACGTGAGCGGCCCCACATCGCGTATACTGGAAAGGCGTGCGCCATCTGCCGTCACCAGGCGATAGTCGTTGGTGGGCAAGCCCTCTTGCTTGAGCGCATTTTTGATGGCGCGATAGTTGGACCCTGCGCGCACCATGGCTTTGGCCTGATATACCGTGCATTTTTTTTTCTCAATTCGCATGCAGTGTTTACCGTGCCGACAGTGACAGTTGAGCATAACGTACATTGATCTGCGGCACGTCGCCGCCTATCAGGCTCTCGCCGTTGGCCGACATGAAACCGATGATTGATACCTCGACAGGTGTGCGCACAAACCAGGGCTCGTCCGTCACGAGAAAATAGTCAAGTGCCTTGTCCGTCTTGCGTGTCATGTCGACGTCGCCCATGCAAAGTTGAATCAAGTCCTCGTGCCCTTTGATGCCCGTCTGCTCTGCCAACACGCTCCTGAAAAAAGCAAGCGGTCGGGGAAAGATCACAAATAATAATCCCAAGAAGCGCGACAAGAGGGAGAGCCGACGTACTTGAGACTGCCGATGTCGGCGCAGGGCAATGTAACACTGAGCATGCGGTCCTCATTTACCCACAAGACTTGAAAGCGCTCTTCGAGTTCCCTGTGCATGCAGCATGTTGGACACGTAGACACAGCACAAACAACGCGGCATTAAAGGCGACGACAGCAGTACATTGGTTGGGTTCGCTGGGCGTGCATGCTTGGGGCGTGGCGGCTATGCACTCTCTGATCGCTGTGCCAATTTATGTCCACTGCAAACATTTTAATGTTGTTGGATTGGATCCTTTGTTTCTCTTGCTATTGGACAGATTTTCATGAACACATACATTTCTACAAATAACGAATTACGGCCTTCCAACCGCCCAACAGGCGTAAAAATAGAGTCGCTAGAAAGTCAAGAGAGAGAGAGTCTCAAGAGCGGACAGGCACGCACCTTCTGTGGACCAGCGGCCTACAAACAAATGCGAGGCTGTAATGTCTGCGGTCGGCGGATGGGACTCGGTCCAAGCAGACAAAACTTGCCACCGTAGACACTTTTGGCACACCCCTTCAAATTTTTTCGTGATTTTGGCTTGCCTCTTTAGAAGTCGACAGACCGCAGAGCATGGGACCTCGTGTGTGTCTCTCTTTGTGGCGTCCGTGTGGATCCCGAAACTTTGATTGCCAATTTTTTTTGCAAAAAGAAGACGCTGTACCACAAAAAGAATGCTTCACAGCGACACAGGTCAGGCCGGCAGGCGCTTGGCCAATGCTTTGCAGGCCATGCACGCAACATCTGGATCAGGGCATGACTCGCCCGTGGCACTATGGTCGATGATCTGGCCGGCCGTGCACACTGCGCCGTCCCACATGCCCGTGAGGCGCGATCCATCGGCATAGGTCAGGGTACCCTGTCCACAGCGTCGGTAGTGGCAAGTGTCGCCGCCGGCGCTCCTCTTGGTTCTCCAGCCGTCCACTTTGGTCGCAAACACCTCCAATGTGCATCCGCCGCTCGGGTCTTGATGTAGGTCTCCATGTATTTTGTGCATGCGGTCGGCATTATCAAGTTCGCCGTCATACCGCCCGCCGTGCGCCCACATGTAGGTGCCAACGGGCAATCGCGCGCCGTACCGCCAAGAGCCGCTGTAGACATCACCGTTGGCAAAAATGATGATTCCGTTGCCGTGTGGAGAGCCCGTAAAATGCCAGTGGCCTTTGAACCGAGTGCTGTTGGGCAGAGTGAGCAGGCCACGGCCATAGGGCTCGTCGTACTGGGACCCGCCCTCGTAGTGGATCCCCGACGGCAAGGTCACCGCGGCGCGGTCGTCGTGGTTCCAGTCGCGCTCAACCCTGCACCCGTCGTCGTGTGTATCGATAAAGAGCCCAGTCTTTTTCCCGGCGACAAAGCGGCCCTGAAAGCGCCGGCTGACCTTGTTGATATCGACCGGCCGTGGGCCGGGCGCATCGAGCCGCTTGCGCAAGATGCTGTTGCAGGTGATTCCTCGACCGTCCAAGTCGACTCCGAATCCGTGTGGCCGTCCGTTGCGCGTAGCGCCCCAGTAGACACCGGGACCGCGCATCTTCAAGGCGCCGACGTCTCTGCCCCTGCGGCGTGCCGGGTGACTTTGCGCGCGGTAGATCCAACGCCAATTCACATGAGGCGGCAATGGCGGCCCAAAGGGCGACGGACCAAAGTGGATCTCGCATAGGCGACGCCAAATCGATTCGTCCAATGCCAGTCGATGGTGGCGCCTCGATGTGAGTGACCATGCGCCCAACGATTTGGGATCGCCGACAGTCTGCAGCACCTTAAGAATCAGTTCATCGGGCAGTCGATCAAAAGGACGGTCAATCTTGCAGTGTGCCATCTCGCGCCGTTACTCTCTGTCCTGATGGTGTGGTGCACGTTTTTTTCATGAATGCGGTGTAACACCACTGGGGCACGAGAGGTAGGCGACTGAGACCCGTTGACGTCCACCCCTTCCCACACCCAAGACATCTCCCAGAGGCGTTGCTTTGTCCTTTTGTTGGTGGGGATGTCGACAATCACTGTGGGCACGCCCAATGGGCACATAGCCACACCCTCAAAAAGACCAATAGGAATTACAACAAAAAAACACACTAAAAGCAAAAGGGGAGACGGCACAGCGCTCGGATTGTGACGGCAACCAAAAAGAGGCCGACGATGCACCAAGACGACGACCCGTGCCCCTCATCCAGTGACATTGAATTCGAGTCATCCGACAGTAGTGATAATGACGACGACGATGATGACGACGAGTGGCTTTTTTTGGCGCCGGCATCGCCGTGCGTAGCGGCGACCAAGCAGGACGATCACGCTGTCGACTGGACCGGCATTTTGCGCGACGTGCGCGATCCCGTAGTTGGGATGTGGTCTGCGTTGGCTGCTCGACCTGTGGCGTGCGAGGCGGCGTGCGCCTACCTACGCAGGCCGCTCGATGGCAAACCACACAAGGGGACCGGCAACGTGCGCAACCTTGCGTTGGACCTGGCACGCGCCTTGCAGCCTCTTTACAAGTTTCCGTCGCCTTTGCCCGTGTCGGTGTGGGACCTCGATGCGGACGACCTTGCCACACTCTTGACCAACCTGGCCAGCGCACAACGGAAACAACGCGCGCGCCTCTACGGATCAAACTGCGCGATCGCCATCGGGCATATGTTTGACGGTTGGCCAATACCCGACCATCTTTACCAGCCTGTTTCCGCTCGCGCGGTGGGGCCACAGACAATGTATCTCATGGTGGTGTCCAAGGCGCCGCAAGAGATTGTCGCTCTCTTTGCGGTGCACTTTGGACCAGACGGCAGCGAGTGGTCGCGCCTCGTCGCCAAGATCCACTTTTACAAGCACGCGCCCGACCGCGCCTCTGACATCGACGCCGATGCCATTGGCCCTGGATCGAGATCCTATGCTGATCTCATACCGACGCTCCTGCGCGGCGTGTTTGCATGCTGGAACCCAGGGCTGTCGCACAGGATCGGCGACCGTCAGCGTGGGCCGCCCGACGCGATCATCGACGCGATCGCACGTCGCCTTTTGTCTACCCACCCCGTGCGACTGCCGCCACAAGTCTACGCCGCCCTGTGGCCGGCCTCTGATGTCGCTCGCAAGCACAAGGACTGGCAACCAGACAAACAAGAAATCGCCATGGTCTGGCTTACCGAGGCTCAACTGGCGGTGGCCTCGGGCACGATCGCCGCCTACGAGGCTGCTCAGATCGTGGGCACGAACGCGCCACGCTACGGACGCACTGACCCTCTCGGCACGAAATCCCTGCGTGGGTGTCGACCTCAATCAGGTGTCGGCATGCTGCGCAGTGATGGCACGGGACCGCTTTCGCTCCTCCAAATGGCACAAGTGAGGATTGTCAAGTCGACATGGCGCGTGCCTCTGGTCGATCTGCCCGACGACGTCGCGGCCCCGCTCGCCGTGGCCATATGGCAACGGGTCTGCACCGCCCAGCGCGCCAAAGATGGCACCGTCGACGATGCCGCGCGTCTACTGGACGTGGCCCGCTACTGGGGCGTCCAACTCACAGAGGCGCAGGAAGGGCGACCCGAATGGCTGTGCCAGGACCTGATGCCTATGGCACTCGCGCGATCGGCCTCGTTGAGCGGCGGACGAGCCGTGCCTGTAGCGTGGGAGGCCACTGATAGGCCGCCGTTCCCAAGCGGCGAGGAGAAGGACCGACGGTTCCGCATTGGCATGGATGTTGACCACGATGGGCGTCACCAGTTTGCGCGCGCAACACCTACTGAAATGTGCACGCACGTGGAATCGGCCTTTGCTACGATCTACGGTCGACCGCCTGTGTTGGGCGATGGGCCTCTGGTGCAAAAGGCGACCGACCTCGCCGTGCGCGCCAACGCTCTCGGCGCGCCACCAGAAGGCGTCGGCGGCGTGTGCGCGAGCCACCAGGCAATTATCGCACTCGGCGTCGTGCGCGGCGGCCTCGATGTCGGCGCTTGCGTCCTGTCAGACCCCTACACGGCGACCGACGTCTTTAACGGCATCAAGACACAACGACCCGAACCATCCGTTTGCCTCTTTCGTCGCTACCGGCCTCGTCGTGGCGTGGACGGTTCCGACGCCAATACCGACGACGAAGACGACGCAGAGGATTCCAGCGACTCCCCCACACCCTTTTGGTCGACGCCGGAATTCTTGTGAGTCTTTTTTGTGTGTGTGTGCGCCATTTTTGTCGAGTTTCTCAAAAGAAAAAAATAGAAACAACAACGGTGCCCGAAACCCAAGTTTTTTTTTCACTTGTGGACAACCAAGACAAGGGTGAGCCACCGTGATCACAGACAGCGAGCCTCAATGCCGTCATTTCGAGTTGCCAGTAGACAATGCGACACATGCACGGCAGGGCTCACTCGAAAGAGAGCATGTGTCGTCGCCGGTGCGATGGAGGATGACCTTGGCGTCGGTGCACGCCGTGTCGTCCCAAATGGCCGAGAGGCGCGAGCCGTCGGTATAGGACATGGTGCCGCGGCCCCAACGTCGCCCCTCGTGGTAGGCCCCCTCGTACTTGTCGCCATCTGCATAGTTCATCACCCCTGGTCCGTGGCGTCGGCCCTGACGGTAGTGACCCGTGTACACTTGACCGGACGGCCACGTAAAGGTCCCGTGGCCGTCGCGCGCATTGTCGTGCCAATCGCCCTCATACCGATTGCCGTTGCTGTAGGCGATGATGCCGTGGCCGTGTTTCTTGCCGTTGCACCATCCGCCCTCGTAGATGGACCCGCTGGCATAGACCATGACCCCGTGCCCGTGTTTTTGTCCGTGCTCGTCACACTCGCCGTCGTAACGCGTGCCGTCGGCCCATACATAGATGCCAGTGTGCGACGTGGCCTTTTTCTTTTTAAACACGAGGCAGGCTTCGCCGCTGGCTAATGTTTGGATTCGATCGAAATAGTGCCATTTCCGATTGATTGTTGAACCGTTGAGGAGCGTGAGTGTGCCGTGGCCATAAGGCAGAGAGGCCACGAGCCCGCCTTCGTACTGGCGCCCGAGACGTAGACGATTGTGCCATGACAGGCGCGCACATCGTTTTCCCAAAGACGCTTGATCTTGGTGCCGCTTGGGTTCGTCTCGACGGCGGTACCATGCATTTTGCCATGCACCCATTCACACTGGGTACGGTCGACACTGGTCATGGGCATGGGCGTAGGCTGGGCAATGTCGATCCGCTTTCGCGAGAGACCATCGTCATGGATCAAACACAATCCATAGATACAAACACCAAACCCGTGTGGCTGGCCGTCGACGACGTCGCCCCAATAGATCCGCGCGTTGGACCCCTGGACCCGCACGGCGCCGACGTCGGTGCCGGTCGGGCGGGCCGGCCGACTTTGCGCTTGGTAGATCCAGCGCCAGTTGACGTGAGGCGGCAGAGGCGGCTCGAACGGCGACGGTCCAAAGTGCGTCTCGCACAAATAACGCCACAGCAAGTCGTCCAGTGCCAGTTGATGGTGACGTCTTGACGTGAGCGACCATGCCCTCAGCGACGCCACATCACCGATGGCCATCAACACGCGAAGGAGCACTTCGTCGGGCAGCCGGTCGAAAGGCGCGTCATCACCAAGTTGTAGTATTTTGTGCTCGCAATCCATTCCGTCCATCACGTCCCGGCGGTTGGGAACAAAAAAGGCCGACCCTGCTCAAGACAAAGAGGACGCGGTAAAGAAAGGCCAATGAAATCGATCCGTGTATTGGATGATCATTAAAGGAAATTGTCTCCATAAAGAGGCGCCTTTGGGCATTGGCGCACAAAAAGAGCCTGCAAGAGGGCCGCGCGGCCCGGTGCACGCGGCGCAGAGAGCGACTCGATGCATTTTGGTGCCGCCCTCATTTTGCTTTGCCCTCTAGATGTCAGGTTACAATGTGTACTCTTTTTTTTGTGCCAAAATTGGATATTTTGTTTGGTTTTTTCCAATCTGGGGTTTCCCCTAGGAAGCCCACAAGGTTCGCTGTTCTTGTCGGCAGGAAACAGTCACCAGAATAAAAATAACAAGGGTTTGGGGGCGGGGGGAATTTGCCTTTTTTTTTGCTAGTCCTTTATTTTCATGATGTGTCGCTTGCGCGGTGACCAAAGAAAAGGACAAATGGGCAAAAGGCGTCAGCGAAAACAAAAGAGGGTGTGCCGGCCATCATCACGATGTGGCGTCGGGCGGGCATGCCTGCGGCAGCGCGACGCACGCCAGGCACAGGCCGTGTACGGAACATGGCATGTCACCCGTCCGGTGGCCCACGACGGGGTCCCTTGCGCATACGGCGCCATCCCAGACGCCTGCAATGAACGAACCGTCGGCATAGGTACGTGTGCCTCGGCCCTGGCGTCTGTCCATGCCATAGTGGCCCTCGTAGACGCCGCCGTCGGGCCACGTGTAGATCCCATGTCCGTCGCGTTGATTGTGCGCCCACACGCCCTCGTATTTGTGTCCGTTTGCATAGGTCATGACACCGTGCCCGTGCTTTGTCCCTCGCACCCACTGGCCGTCATAGCGGCTCCCATCTGCATATGTGCACGAACCAAGGCCGTGGATCTGCTTGTCAACAAAATCGCCGTCGTACCGGTCGCCGCTGGGCCAGATGTAGGTGCCGGCATGCAGTTCGCCATTGTCCCAATACCCAGTACAGAGGTCGCCGTTGGGCCACTTTGTGGTCCCGTCCCCATGGGGGACGCCCCATTCCCATGCGCCTTGGTGTTGCGCGCCGTCGAGGTACGTTTTCGTCCCCTCGCCGTGAGGCATACACGTGATTGCCTTGCCCTCATAACGGTTACCGTTCACGTAGGTTATGCGAACGTGGTCACCGCGCACACCATGCTCCCAGAGGACCTCCACCCTTGTTCCGTCGCAGTAGACTGTGAGCCCAGGACCATGCATGGTGCCATGTGCCCACTGGCCTTGGGAGCGGTCAGGCAGCGGTGAGTCGTCGGCACGCCCGCCAGCAACGAGTCGCGCGCGAAGGTGCCCATCGCACATTTGGCTAGTTTGATCGACAGATAGACCAAACCCGTGAGGCTGGCCGTCCATGGTGTCGCCCCAGTAGACCTTGCAGCCGCCTTCAATCACTGCGGCCCCAACGTCGACGCCAATCGAGCACGCTGGACGACTCTGTGCTTTATAGATCCAGCGCCAGCCTGCGTGGACTGGAAGGGGCGGGCCGAATGGGCACAGGCCAAAGTGTACCTCGCACAGATGGCGCCAAAGCGACTCATCCAGCGCCAACAACCAATGGCGCCTTGACGTGGCCGACCATGCCGCCAACGACTTGGCATCGCCGACGGCCATCAGCACACAGAGGACCAGTTCGTCGGGCAAATGGTCAAAAGGGCTGTCGGTCATTGACTCGGGCATTGCATGGACGTGCTCCATTGTCGTGCGCGATTGTGCAACGCACGGGCGCAGCGTGCCAAACCAAGGGCAGCCGAGACTTTTTTCCCCCAAGTTGGCGCTGCTCGTCGGTTGGCTCCCAACAACTGCGCGCACGCCCGACTGACTACAAAAAACGGGAAACCACAAAAATCAAAGAGAAAAAAAAGGATCGCCGTTTGTGCCTCTCTTGTGGTGTCCCTTTTTGTTTGTTTCGACAAGGCCAATGCACGCAAAACCGTGCCGGTCAGGTTTGCACGCCCGACCTCCTGGCGTGACCCCAACGAGGCTGACGACTGCCACGGTGCATTTTTTGCGCACAACACCAAAAGGCCATGGGATCCATTACGATGCGCAAGGCAAGACTGGATGATCTCGGTTTTTTTGTAGACGGCCGTGTAACCACATAAACTACAAAATCCAAAGGGGCATGCAGTGGCGCCATGCGGTTATGGAGAGGCGCCAGCAGACAATGCGACGCACGCACTGCAGGGTCCGGCCGATGAACACGGGTCGTTACCGGCGCGATGAAAAATGATCCTGGCGTCGGTGTATGTCATGTCGTCCCAAATGGCCGAGAGGCGCGAGCCATCCACAAAGGACATGGTACCACGACCCCTGCGTCTCCCGTCATGGTAGGTCCCGTCGTACACGTCGCCGTTTGCATGCTTGATTATGCCCGGTCCGTGCCGACGGTCCTGGCTGTAGTGGCCCTCGTAGACCTGGCCCGATGTCCACGTGTAGGTCCCATGACCGTCGCGCATGCCGCCAGCCCAGTCGCCCTCGTAGCGGTCGCCGTCGCTGTGGCTCATGATTCCATGTCCGTGTTGCTTGTCGTTGCGCCACGTGCCTTGATAGATTGTACGGTTGGCACAGACAATGATGCCGTGGCCATGCTTTTGCCCATACTTGTTGAACTCACCATCGTAGCGCTTGCCGTCGGGCCACATGTAGATCCCAGTGCGCGGCAATTGACGGCTTCTAAAAAAGTGGACGCAGACGTTGCCGTTGGGGCGTACTGTGATCGAATCGAGACGGTGCCATTCTCGCTCGATCGTTGCGCCTCCACGCAGTGTGAGCGTGCCGCGCCCATGTGGGTCACCGCACCAGCCCAACCCGCCCTGGTACTGCGCACCCGAGCGGTAGGTTAGGGCGCCATGGGTTTCGCTCTCGCCTTGATTCCAGCGGCGCTCGACCTTTAGACCATCGGCGCGTATTTCCACAGTCGCGCCGTCGAGTCGGCCCTGGACCCAGTCGCCTTGAATGCGTGCTGCAATACAAGTCGTCGGTGTTTCCTGAGCGAGGCCAAGTTTCTTTTTCTTGCGCGCGGGGCCATCGTCTTCGGTCAGGTCCAGGTCCTTTACGCAAAGGCCAAAGCCGTGCGGTTGGCCATCCACCACATCGCCCCAAAAGACACGACAGGTACCATTGATCTCGACCCACACGGCGCCAACGTCAGCGCCGGCGGAGCGCGCGGACCGACTTTGCGCTTGGTAAACCCAGCGCCAAGTGACATGAGGCGGCAGGGGCGGCTCAAACAGGGACGGTCCAAAGTGCGCGTCGCACAAGTGAGACCAAATCGAGTCGTCCAGGGCCAGTTGCTGGTGGCGCCTCGACGTGAGCGACCAGGCCCTCAGCGATTTTGGGTCCAACTCCGTGAGCACACACAGGACCACCTCGTCGGGCAGTCGGTCGAAAAGCGCGTCGCTGTCGAGTTGTCGTATTTCATGGGCGCACTCCATTCCCCGTCGTCAAACTAGATGCCCTCACAGACACAATGGCGTCGCAATGAATCGTGGTCGTGTCTGTGGATTGTCCAATCCCATCATTGTGGCATCGGCGCACAGGAAAAAAGGCAAAGCGTGCCGTCCAAACAGAGCAGCGCAAAAAAGTTGGAGATCGCCTGAAAGCAAACCACCGGCTGAATCTCGGACTCAGACCATCCTTTTTGTTTTGTAACCCTGCCCGTCTGGACACGACAGGCCTATTGCGAGTGGGAAAACGAAAAAGATCGACAACGCTTGCAGGCTGGCGCGCATGTCGCTCGTGGATGAAGTGTGGACCGATACCAACAGTGCCGCGGCCTCTTCCCGTCGAGATCACACTGATGTGATCAACGTGTCAAGGACCAGGTTCCGGCCGCCTTTGTGTGTCGACTTTGGCGTGACCCGTTGGAGCAGCCAGAGATGGCGCGTGACGCAGGCAAAGGGAGTCAGGCGTGAAGATTTTGGAAAGAAAAAAGTGTCATTGTTGGCGCAAGCACTAGAACTTTCAAGGAGCAGACACCGTCAAGCCCATTCAGGGTCAGTCTTTTTCTTGGTAGGGGCAGGGTGTGTGGCGCAGACCCGAAATGTAGTTGGTCGAAAACAATCTTTCCGTGCGTGTCGCACAGATGGACGTCTCCAATGGGAGCCACTGTGCCGCACGGCCAAAGGCATAGGCAACCCAAGCCTTGATCTGGTCGTCGGTCTTGGCGTCGTCAGCGGGCGCGCGGTTCTTTTCGGCCCACTGGGCACGTCCTCCAGGTCGGTGGTGATCCGAGACTGACGGTCCCACCGAGAGGGGCATTCGGCCGGGGTCGGCAGTTATGATGACGGCATTGTGCGTCAATGTCCACGCGGGATCGCCGTCGTCAGCGGGCAATAGGCCCAGGTCGGGCGGAGACGCGGTCACAAAGGAGCGACACCGCTTGCAGTTTGCCCTCTTGTAACCCGAGTCGTCGCATTCGGACTGGGTCCACGTAAGCGAGGACAGTGGCGAGACAAGGCCGCACTCGCACGCATAGACGTGTTGGGGCTGAAAGCGCGCATAGACCGCACGCTCGCTGGCGCATCCAAACCGTCTCGCCCATGCATGAATGGCACCGCACTGAATGGCATCATAGCATTCGACAACGACCACATGATCTGAGCCAATGCCGCCGTTATAGCCATCTGCGTTGACGACATGACGCGCCAGACGGAGCCACCAGGTCAAGAGTTGCACGACGCCTCTGCCCGACCCAAAGTGGATGCCCCAGTCGGCGGCGAGGCGCCTCTCAGCGACAAAGGCAAATACCGAGGTCTCAATGGGCGTCGACACACGGCTGAGGCGCACAAGGTCGAAAAAGGAACAGTGGTCCCAGATGGACCAAAGCGTCTCTTGAGGCAGCGCCTCTAATGGTCTCGCATGCGTCGTCATCGATATTGAGCAAAGATATGCGCCACGGCTTGCAACAAAGTTGTGCCCGACTTTCTTTGGCTTCTCTTTTTCTATTTTCTGCGTCGGTTTCTTTGCGGGTCGAGCGCGCCGGCGGCGAGAGAAAATCAACGAATAAGCGCCTATTTGTTTTTGGTCCACATCAAACCAATAGAGGTGAAAGTGGCGTGCGCTGGGGCGTGGCCCGCGGTTGCGAACGGCCAACATTTTGTGCAGCCGCGGCAATCGATTTTCCATAGACCGCCTATGATGACCGTTTGACCTACCATCGGCCCGCTTGGAAAGAGAGTTTTAGCCATGCGCAAGGACAAGGCATGACCGTCGCGGGACGAGCGCTTTGGTAGCGTTCCTTTGGGCCGCTTTTGTTGCTTCCTTACGATTCTTTTTTTTTTATTTTTGTACTGTATCATGGCAGAGCAAAAGAGGGCGAGCGGGGGCAGCCCCGCAGAGGAAGATTGTTTGCTTAGAGGTGCTTGGCGATGCCAAGGAGCAGCGCCTCGCCAACCATGCGCATGGTCGCGTCGCTGTCGTCTGTGTTTGGGGGCGGCCGTGTGCCACATATTTTGCACCCGCTGGTGGGACACGTCCACGTGTAGCCCTGGTAGTACCAGTCAGGGTGTCGTCGCCAGCAGTCTCGACAGCGGAGGAAGGAACGCCCACTGTCGTCGTTGGCCACGATGTGCTCATAGGCGTGGTCGTTGCAATAGGAGCACTCTTTTCCATAGATTGCCCCGTCCTGCGCCACGCAGACGTGCCTCGTCGCCGATGTCCTGCTCTCCTTTGCGCCCATGGTACGGTCGGCGGCCCCGAGGGTAGTGATGGTGTTGCACGAATGTCGGGGCGGGAGTGGTGTATGCGGGTCGACGTACAGGCACGGCATCTTTTTAAATGGGCAATGCGAATGTGACGATTGGTCAAACCTATTTCAACCTTTCTGAGGAATTCTCTTTGCCCAATCACGGTGTTGCCCGGTATGGGCCCGGTGGCCGTGGCAATCACGAAACCGGCTGCGCGTGCAGAGCCGCCTTGCGTCCCGCATAGTGCTTGCGGATCGGTTAACCGACGACTAAAATCCAGGATTTTGGACGGATTTTTTGATTTATATGATTTATTATTGAACAATTTGGCGTGGATTAGTCGACGGCTAACCGATCCGCAAGCACTGCCCACGACCCACCAGAAAGATAAACGTAGAGCAGTTGCTCAGACCGTTTCACGGAACCCCATTTATTGTCTCCTTTCTGGGGCTTTGCGTTGAGCCAGAAAAGAAGGACTGCGCCGCGTCGGCGCCGCCGCTGTGCGGTGTTGTGGTCCGGCCACCAAATTGATGGCTATGGGCGACGGCAGGCGTGCCAATGGCCACGCCTTGATGGCCGACAATGCCTGTGCCGCCTGATTGCTTCCTCCACCTCCTTTTTCATGTCAAATGATCAAATACAAACAAAAAAATGACGGCTTGTTTAGGAAAAAAACAAATCTTTTTCTTTTTGCGTGTGATAGACAATGTGCAGATCACACACCCATGCCGGTGAGCCTCTTGTACTCTTGGACCGCCTCGGGGTACTTGGCTGCAAAGGGTCAAGCATCGACGTCTCATCGATCCTGCCGCCGCGCTCGACAGCAAACCGTACCATGTCGGCATTGTTTCGAACGATCATGTTGAGGACCGATATCCCGTCGTATTCGAGACCGAGTTCCGTATAGGCCCACCGCGAGAGGTCCCATCGCTTGGCGCTGGTCAGCCACGACTGGGCGCTCCCGTGCGCCCGGCCAATATCGTTGGGTCCGATCTTGTCGTTTTCATCGGCGCCGTGATCGTCGGCATCGACAAGGCAAAACAGTTCCCGGTAGTGCAGCACATCCACCGGATCGTGTCGTCATCGCCACTGTAGAGGACAGCGGCGCTCATCTCGTCCTCGTCGCGAAAGCACGTACTCCCGCGCGTGCCCTTGACGTACTTGTCATAGATCAATTCGAGGATGGGAAGTCGACCATGGGCGGCCGCCTTGTACTGGACGATCCCGTGCCAAGGGATGTAGCCGACATCGTCAATGACCTTTTTGATACCGTCGAGGTCGCCCCTTTTGGCCATGCGTGTCATCGCCCTTTCATTGTAATCGCGCCGGCAGGCTTTTTTGGCCGACGGCATGCTGTCGGCAGGCTCAGGTGTTTTGGCGCGCTTGGTCGACATGTCCTTTTTTTTTTAAATTGCGTGGTCCTCTTTGGCTGTCGGTCTGGCGGGCTGCGCCTGTGTGTTGCTCCTTTGTATGGACCGAACGACCAACGCCTTTTTGCATTGGCGTTGTTTTTGTCGACATCCACTGCCGTTGGTCTCTTGGTTAAACATTTTATTGTATTGTGTTGTGCGATTGGCGCTTTCGCGCAGTGACCTAAAAAGGAAACGCAATGTAACGACAAAATAAAACCCCTGCGAACGATATGCTCATTCTCCCTTCCAACTTCTGCTACCACCATACAGTTGTCGGTCATCTGTTCCCACACCCCACTTATTTCCATTCTTTGCCTCAAAACAATGTCAACTGCTCAGACGACCGCCAACACACGCACCCGCCGCCCGTCACGCTACATTGTGCAATTCAGCGTGACGGGCCTCCTTGAGTATGACCAGTCCTACATCGTGACGCGCGAGCAACTGGCCGTGGTCGAAGGCTGCAACATCACGCTTGACCGTCTGTGCACCTGCGACGGGTGCGAATTGTGCATGGCCGGCTCGGTGGACATCAAGTTTGTGAGGAGCCTGCCGCTCGCCAGGGTCACGCCGCAACTCTTGCTGCTCGAAAGCCAGGCCATCAACCTAGACACGATCATCGAGGCCGTCCGCGAAGAACAAAAGCGGCAGCGGTTGTCGACAAAACTGACAAGCGTTGCCCAGGAAGAACAATAGAGGATTTTTACAAACAAAAGTCAGGACGCGGTCTACGTGATCCCATGTTTCCCCTTTTTTTCGATGCGAATAACTGAAAATCTATAGATGATAATAGGAGGTCAAAATCCTCTGCCATGCCGCCAACCAAAGGGATGCGGTCACACACTCTCGGCTCGATGCAGTCACGGCGCCTACTCGTTGTGCTCCCTTCCCATTGCCAACCTTTTTGTTTTCTTCCAAGATTGATCCACATCCTCTCGGCGATTCTCTTTTTTTTGAGAAAAACCAACGCCATTTTTACTAGTATTTAAATTCTTGACCAAGGAGACGCTCGATGCGCGACGACCGCAAATCCATCATCAGGGCCACGTCGGGCACCATGTTGGCCAGGTAGATGGCGCCGGGGAAAAAGTCGGAAAAGGTCGGCACGTCGAGGTCGCCGGCGGCCTGGATCTGCGCACAGGGGCCGACCATATGCTGGCGCACCATGTCGTCCAAATAGTCGCGGATGGTGGCTTCGGCGTCGGACGAGTCGATCGGTGCCGTTCGCGTCTCGCCCGAGGCCTGGTCGCGCCACGCGAGCGGGCGCTCGGCGCGGTCGATCGCGTCGGGAAAGATGCGACCATAGGTTTGGGGAAAGGAGAGGATGGGCTGCAGCGCACGGTCCTCTGTCGAGAGGTCCTTGCCATCAGTGCCCGTCCACGGCCGTCGTGGATGGTTGCCCACACGCACACCGACGGCCTCTAGATACAAGAGGTATTTTTGGTAGTCGTGTCGATTGAAATAGCCTCGACGCACGCCGCGCCGCGAAAGCCAGGTCCGGAACTTTGACTGGCGCTGCCTGTCAAGAAAGGCGCCAAAACTGCCCTTCATGATCCATTCGTAGAGCGTCGAGACGCGCTCCTCCAGCGTCATCTCGTCCAGAACGGCAGTGACCGCGTCGCCGGCATAGGTGGTGTCGTACTCGGTGTAGCGGGCGTGGGCGATGCTGTCCCGTTGCGTGCGTGCAGCCGCGAGCGTCACGCAGCCGCCGGTAAAGAGGAACCGCACAAAGCCTCCATGAGACTGGCGGCCACGGCCGCCTCCCAGTCCTGCGGCGACGTCCCTCCGCCAAGGCGCTGGCTGAGACCAATGTTGGCGGCCAAGAGACGATGGGCCGTGATGGGGACGTCGGTGGGCACGAGTACGCTTGTGCGCACGATCGACGACTTGATGGATTCGAGGATGCTCTGGTGCCGGCGATCCGAGGCCGCGAGGCGCAACGCGTCGAGCGGGTCAAGTTGAAACAGCGTCTGCATGATCTTGTACTGCAGGTCGGGATTGATGGTGCGCCCATACGAATCAGTAGAGTCATCGTCGTCATTATTATCATGATCATGTTCGACACGCCTGCGCACGGCGCGAGAGGGGACGTTGGGAGTCGTCTCAATGGCCGCCCTCTTGACTTGGTTAAAGTGTTGGCTTACGAGACGGGCAAGTTTGGGAGCACGCGGGGCCAGGCCGACGCCGTCTGTCGATGGGTCACTTTCTAGGGCAAATGTCACCGCCGCCGGCCTCTTGCCGCTCGTGGTTTGCATGCATTCCATCTTGTCGGTACACCTGGCAGTGGGTTTGACTGTGCGGTGGCCCAACAAACCTTTTTTATTTTGTCGTGTCCCTGGCGATAAATGCACGCCATTGGGCGCTATCCTTTTTCGCCGGACCAATGCCCAGGCCGACCACTTTTGAGCAAAAAAGGAGAGTGGCAAGCCCTGCCCCCCCCCCTCCTTGTGCAGCGATGAGACACACGCATTCTCTTCTTTTCCAAAGATGTCGCTGCGCCTGCTGGCCGCCGGCAGGCGCTCACACGCAAGCCCAACAGGCGGCCCGTGTTGGCGTCAACAAATTGTAATATTTTTTTTTCAAAAGAAAATATGAAAAACGTTCATCCTCGCGCGCGGTGTGGGCAACTCTTGCGCACCTAGCAAATCCCAGTGTCAGAAAAAACACACTTTTCCTTTCCTAGGCATTATGTGCCTCGCCAACAGTAACGGTTTGGCATGCTGCTTGGCGAGCCGTCAGGCGCACCAGAGAAAAAAAAGAATAGCCAAAGTCACGCCAATGAGCCGAGAGTTTTGGTCCGCGATCTTGAATCGCTCCCCTTTTGAGATGGTCTGTTTTTTCCATAGCGGTGGCCCGTGTGCGACACACGAATGAGTTTTTTTGTGGCTCTCAACAATTTTCTTTTTTCTTTTGGGTGGCAATCGGTATATGTTGGGGTATTTAAAAAAAAAAGATACAAAACTCATTAAGCCGAGGGCGACAGAGCACCACGCCGGGCATAGTCTTGTCGCACAGCGAGGTCGGCATGGTTGTCGTGCTTGGCCGTGAGCAGGCTCAGCAGTTGCGTCTCGTCGTCTTCAGACAGAAACAGCGGTGGAATCTCGACGCGATGAATCTATATGAAAGGGCGTGTACAGGACGGGGCGCACATGTACACAATGAGCATCGCCTACCGTCCTTTTTATACACCGTCACCCACATGCAAGAGAGCGCGGGTACCTCAAAGACGATACCGCTCGACCTTTTGTGGGTCTCCAAAAAGGCGCCAAAGCCCTTGATTTGCTCGACGCGGTCGTCCCACAGGTTGACTTGACGGGGCATGTGCTTTGCGATCAGCGCGCCAATAAAGTCTGTCTTGTAGTCGATCGTGCTCGGACCCGATGGCGGCTTCAGCCTGACAGCGCACACACGCACACACGGCGGCATCGGCGACGGCGGCAAGGCAAGCGTCAAGATCATACTTTTTTTCCAAATGCATGGCACACACACGCAGACGGGCAAGAGAATCATACCAACGACATCAAACACGAGGCCCACGGTGCCGACCAGGGCCTCGATGCGTTGGCGGTACGACTCGGATCGACCCGTGAGCAACACTGCAGTGAGACGATATTGGAAAAAAACGCGAATGACAACAATAAAAAGTTGTTTAGCGCGAGCGCCCGTGAACCAGTGTACGAGCGCCCGCGCGTACCTGTGACAGAGCGAGGGTCGGCCATCGACTCGCGCACGCGATCCAAAAGGGACGTGTTCCACCAGTCGCTGGTGGGCACCGCCGGCACATAGGGCGGCGAGAGCGTGATCACCTAAAAAGAGAGACCACAACGGAAACCAACGAAAAAAAAAGGACAAAAGGGACGAGGATCAAACAGGTCAGCCACAAAGGAGATGGACGACATAAAAAAGGTGTGAGGGCGCACGTCTTGGTACCAGCCAAGGCCCTTGGCCTTGGGTCCGTTTTTGATCGTGGCGATCGAGGCGCGCGTCCACTTGTCGGCGTTGGGTTCGGGCGATCGAAACAGCGTGCCATCAAAGTCAAATACGTTGAGTTGGTTGACAGCATCAACGGTTGTGAGTTGGACTGGCTCACTCTCAAAAGCGCGGGTGGCATCGCCTAGAGCGGGCGCTGCGCACAACGAATCTGATCGAAAAGTGTTCATACTTGATGTCGCGAGAAGCAAGAAATCGGTAATTTCTTGGAGCGCCAGAAGCGACAGTCAGTGTAATTGTGGTGTTTTTGTGTATGCACCCGTGCCCCCTTATGTAGTTGTATCATGCTTTATTGGGATTGGCCGATTTTATTTGCCATTCTTTTCGTTGGTCAATACAAAAAAGGGAATCATGCGGTCGTCGGGCGGTTGTGGCCTTGATGACTGCCTTGCCCGGCGGGACTCATTCAAAAAAAAAGGCAAGCGAGGCTTGTGCCGCTTGGCTTGTCGCGAGTTTTTTTGTACCATGGTCATCTATCCGAAAAAAAACACGCATGCACTCAGAGGCAATGGTCGTGTTCTGCCGCCTTTTTTGACCGATCCTGGTGATGCCTCTTTTTTTTGTATTGTACCTATGAATCTGGCGCCAGATCCAAGTCGGACAACAAGATGCGGCGCCTTTCGATTGTACAGCATATGAGGTCGCTCCCGAACCTATGCAGTTTGCACGCTACGTGCAAGTGCAGGGCCGTCGCTGGCTCAAAATATGCATATGGCGACCGGGGGGGGACGGGGCCTGCAGTGCCCCAGCACGTTGGCGCTCTAGACCCCATCTCATTTAGGCAAATGGCAGGCATTGGGGTTCTTGTGCAATTATAATCAGTAAATGAGAGCACAGACGGATGGCGGCATGCTGTTTCTCTTTAGGCAAAGGAAGGAGAGCGAAAGAAGCGCATCCTGCGGAAATGTATCACCCTGCCGCAAAAATGGGGCGGCATAACAATTCGCCATGTTGATTGTAATGTGAAATTTTGCAAAGCATGGCCCAATCGCCGGCAACATGGTTGCGTGGCAACGGTTTTTGTCCAATAAAAAGAGACAGTGCGCTATTAGGACAAAATCAAGACAATACACAAGGACAGGTATAAAAAACAGCCATTGGACCTATTGACCCCCAACAACAACGGCGACAACACAGCAGCATCTTCTCCGTACGGCATACACGATAATGCGCTTGCCAATGACCACCGCGACCGAGGGCCTGCTCCCACTCCCAGTCACCACGCCGCGCAAGATCAAGCACACCTATGTGTGCAGGACGTCCAAGGCGGCCCGTTGGTTGTTTGTGTGCAACGCCGCTCTCCTCTTTATCATCGTCACGGTCTCGCTCCGCACCTGCAACCGCCATCATCGCAATACCTCCCAGGATGCATTTGCCGACATCAAGCCGACCATCGACCCTCACGACGCCCAGGAACGCACCCACGATCCAGCAGTCCTCGCTCACGTCAAGGCCGAACCCGTTCAGGCCGACATCGAATCGAGCCCACGAGAGACTCCAGTGGCAGACATCTACAGCAACTCGATCGACAACAGCGGCACGGCGGCTGTGGCAAAGTCGGGTCGCCCTTTGCGGCAGGCACCGTCGAGCGTAGAGTACGAGATCGTGCGATTCGTGCCGGACGACCGATCCGATGGACCCAAGCGGTTCGCCCTCGCCGTTGAGCGTGTGGGACGGCGCCGGCTCCAGGACAACATCAAGTGCATAGCGGCCTGTCTGCGCTCCGACGCCAAGTGCGGCTGGTACTCGGCCAAGATGGCAAGGACGGAAGGCGCCGTACTCTATAGCCAGTGGGCCAAGGATGTACCGCACAGTCGGCGGGCCGACGACGACGAGACGCGCAACGTCCAGGTGACGTTGGTCGCCGCTCCAGACGAGGTGGCTGATAGCGTAGGATGGGACGACCTCCGATGTGTCGGACCGGTCAGGGTTTTCCTTGGTCCCTCCGACGATCCCGCCGAGTTGCTCTCTATGGCGCCGCCGAGATCCGACTATTTTGTTTTGTAGTTGAAAGTACAAAATAAGCACGCATATCTATGCACTAGAATTCAGCGTCGTGTTGTTGTGTTTTTTGTCGTGTTGTTGCTACGCCGGTATCGGGTTGGTCCTTGGGGAGGAAAGAAAAAGAGAGTCATTATCGTCCATGTGCTGGACGGCACTTTTTTTTGCATGCGACGACCAAAACAAAAAGGACTGAACCCGCGGCGCCGGTTCTTCACATGCCAATCTTTTTTTTCAATCTGGCGCCAAATTCGCAGAGGTCTCTTTTTTGTTTGAAAAAACAAGAGGTCTTGCTGGGCTTGGCGACAGCGAATTGCGCCCACAACCAATCTATCAATGGTATGCACTGGACCACACAAAAGAATCTCAGAGACTGCACTACGGCAGTGATCTAATCGCTACAAACTTTGTGACACCATTGTCGTCCATGTCTGCTGATTTGCGGACCGACCATGGCCAAAAAAAGTTGATCAATGCAAGTTCTTTGGACGCGGCCACCTTGTCAGGCATCGGGTCTTTCTTTCGCCCTGCGGGCCGGCGCGTGATCGACCATTGTCGTCCCATTTTTACGCTCTTTTGCGCACCCAACTCAATTTTTTCTCATTCGTCCACCAAGGACATTGGTATGAACATCTTTTTTGTGCAACCATTGGCGTCCGGCGATGTATTCTTTTTTTCTTTCTCTTTTTTTTTACACTCTCCCACCACGCTGGCCGCGTGTTTTGTCTCTGGCGCTGCCATTGCCCATGCATTTGTCCAACTCGGGGGCACCGCCCGCCAAGCGCCTGTGCCCATGCTCGCTGCCGGCGATCGCACCGCCTCGCCCGCATCTCGACGCTCTTTTGCATATAGACGACCTCCCCGACGAAATCCTGGGCGCCATCTTTTGCCGCCTGACGTGCCTCGATACGACCACGTCGGTGCCGTTGGTGTGCCATCGGTGGAGGCGCGTCAACGGCGACCCGTTGGTCGTGCCGTTGCGCACCTGCGACCCGTGCGCCGACGACAGCACCCCGCGCAAGCGCGAGAGCGCCTGCGTGCCGACGTGCCCGCTGGCGCCCGTGCGTACAGCCTTTCGTCTGGCCATGGGGCGTCGACTGCCCGACGATTTTGGCAGGCGCGAGCGGCCGTCGGACGCGGTCTTTTGTCTGTATGCACGAAAGCGCGATCGCTTCTCGGACAAGTGGGCGGCATTTGCTGATCGCTGCCGACCGCTCGACTCACGGCCGTGCGAGTTGTCGGCTCAAAACAATGGCAGCCTGAATGTGCTCGACCTGGCCAACGCGCGGTGGCCCTGTTCGCCGCGCGTGTTTGCCTGGTGTGTGGCGCGCGGCACAGCCCTGAGCCGCCTGGTGGCGCTCATATCGGCGGGATGCCCGATCGACAATCCCGTCGTAGGAATGGCATGCGCATGGCACGGGCGTACCGATGTCCTCTCGCTGCTTGTTGGTTTCGGTGCCAGGCATGCGGTCGACGCGCGCGCCTGGCAAGTGGCGGCGATGCGCGGCCATATCGAGTGGATGGCAGCGGCGCGGACGCGCGGCTTTCCGCGACCGACGCAAGCGTGCGCACAGGCCGCAGCATGGGCCGGCCATGTTGACATTGTCGCATGGGTGCAAGACGAGTGCGATCTTTGCGACCCGTCTGTCGTCACCAGTGCCGTCGCGTCGGGCGCCAGCGTCGCTGTGCTTGATGTACTAGTCAACTCTGGTTGGGCAGTGGCGCCAGAGGCCGTCACCAAAGCGGCGAGCCGTGGCGCCGTCGACAGGATCACCTACCTTTGGTCGGTGCTCGATAAAAGACATGTGCCCACCGGCCAAACACGGTCGGTGTTTTGTTGCATCGAGGCCGCACGCCAGGGCCACCTCGACTGTCTGGCCTACCTTTGGGTGCACGGCTGCCCGTGGGACGAGCGTGTGTGCGCAGCCGCTGCCTCCAACGGCCACCTTGATTGCCTCCAATATGCACGCGAGAATGGATGCCCATGGGATGTGTTCACGTGTCGAGCGGCCGCAGCCAGTGGTCATTTCATGTGCCTCACCTACGCCCACAAGAATAGATGCAACTGGGACGAAACAACGTGCGAGGCGGCGGCAGCCGGTGGCCATCTAGCGTGTCTGGCCTATGCCCACCAAAACGGATGTCGCTGGGACCAGAAAACAACGATCGCGGCCGCCGCCAACGGGCACACCGTGTGCTTGGCCTATGCGCATGAATACGGCTGCCCATGGGACGCGACCGTGGTCGAGGCCGCACTTTTGGGCGGGCACCGCGACTGCGTGGCCTACGCGCATCGCCACGGTTGTCCATGCCGACCGAGCGCGTGTCATCTCTACTGTGCACGCGAGCGCTGGGATGTCAAGGTACTGTGCGGGCGACCTTGCTCGCTGACAACAACGGCCGCGCGTCGCCGTCAGCGGCACCGCATTGCAATGGCGAAAGCGGGTCCGCCGCCATGGGCCGTCGCGTGTACGTCGAGACCATTCGGTGCCAATCACGATCCGTGGAACCGCCTGCTTGCCTCTTTGGCCCACCAACAGCAAGGCACCACCCCAAATGCTGCGTCGACGTCTGCCGCCATTGACTTGTGCCGTCGCCGTTGACGCCGGTGAGTTTGTACAGATTTCCCCTGCAATAGGAAAAAAAAACGAAAAAAGAACACACACAACTTCTTGCCATTCTGGGCGGTCGCATCGCGTGACGGCCTTGCCCATGTATTTTGCGCGCGGCTGATGCGGTAGGGTCAGGAGAGAGTGAGAGAGGGCGATCTTCTCAAGAGCAGTCTAGACCTGTTGTCTCTGTATTGTTTTAGTTTTTTGTGGAGCATTTGGTACTCAAAATGAAAAGGACAAGAAAGAATAGGACCTCCCCCCCCAATGGGTTATGTGTCGAGGTCGAGCGCCGCCTCGGCGAGGATAGCCCCGATGATGGCGCGATCGCGCTCTTCGACAGGCAGAAATCCGGCCTTGAAATAGTCGTGGTAGAGGCAAAACATGTCGGACCACGCCGACGCCGGGTCGGGGTAGGAAAGCGTAAATGAGCCCTGGTCGCCCGGTCTTTCCACTGTCGTCCATCGCCAATCGGGTGACTTAATTTCGACAGAGCGGAAGCGAGGATCGGGACAATGGGGACTCAGCACCATGCGCACGGTCGTAGTAGTGTCACGGTCGCGCTCGCATTCATAGAGATCGCCGTTGCAGTAGATGCGCGTAGAGGGACCCATCGGCGCGCCATACGACCAGGTCTCGGTGGCCACGTAGCCATAAGGTCGGGACGGGTCTGTGCCGTGGGCGGCGAGCGTAGGCTGCACGGCAGAGCCTTGTAAATGGCCGGGGTTGTCTGCGTGGGCGCCCTCGGATTCGCCACCGTGCAGCGGCCCAGTACAATTGCAGCCGTTGGTGATGGTGACTGTGCCGTGCCGCATGCCGTGGACCCAGCCGCCCTCGATGCGTAAAGGAGAGAGAAAGTCTCGTCGCGCGGCGTACGTGTACACGCCATGCCCGTGGCGGCGCCTGCCCAGCAACTGACCCCGGTAGGTGTCGCCGTTGGCGTGAAACACATGCGCGTAGGACATGCCATCGTCATCCACCGGACCAGCAAAGCGCCAGCCACCATTGTTGCGGATCGAGATCAAATCGCCATGGCTGCCATCCTCGCGGTACTCGCCCAAATCCGTGTATGGGCCGTTGCACACAAATCCGATCGTGCAATCGCATCCCGTCCACGGGTCGAGCGCCCGTCTGATCCACGACCACCCCTTGGTCGACGCGGCAAAGGCGAGCCACGGCCCGTCAAGTTGAATCAACTGTGCTCTACACTCGGCGGCGCGCTTCCACACAAATTGATCCGGGTCGCGCGCGATCAGATTGGCAAAGCGTTGCGAGACCAATGTGCATCGGCCGATATCGTTGGCATGCGGCAGGCGGACCAGTATGGCGACCAAGAGTTCGTCAACGAGTACGTCGAGTCCCGTCGTCGTCGTCGGCGCCGCATGCGAATGACCATTGTCTATATCCATGTCCATTTCTATTCTGTTGGCGGTCGTGCTCTGACGCCCTCCTTTTTTTCTTTCTTTCTCTGCAGTCGTAGCGGACAGACTGATCCTCGTGCCACTGCCACCGTCGTCGACCAACACCCGAGTGGGCACCGAGGCCACAACAAATGGCATCGAACCTCATTGCCGCTGGCCGTTGTCTCGACCTATAAGAAAAATGCACACGCTCAAAAACGAAAATACAGACACCAACATCGTAATATAAAAAAAAAGAAGAGGGAAAAAAGGCACAGATGGCGATGATCTGCGGCGGGCAGGCGCCGTATTCTTTGGCGCCTTTTTGTATTTCCTTTGTGTTCAATCCTGCTTTTTTTTCGAAAAAACACTGTACACATGGTGGCCATCGCAATCGCCATAAAGTCGGTCGACGACGTCGTCTTTTTACTGGGCGCGCGACGAGCCTGCAGACATGCAACCCAACAAACCCCCGCCGCCGCGCAAAGCCACGAAAAAAGAAGAAGAGCAAAACACAAATAGACAAGCAAGCAAAAGGCTGTGCACAAAAAAAAAGAGAAAAAAGTGCACTAGTGCGTCTTTTATTTTTCGGCATTTCCGAGTTTTTCTCTTTTCCAGACATAATCCAAGGGAAAGGATGGGCTGGGAGGCAGCCTAGTCGAGCGCGTCAAGAGACGCCACCGCAGTGGGCAACGGCAAAGTCGGCCATCGAGACTGCCTGTAGACCATGTCGTCCAAGACAAAGGTGGTTGCAGGCCCGATGTTGGGTGCAGCCATCAATGTTGAAGCGGGCCACCATACATCGTACAGGGTGAGCGTCCGAAAGGTCGGCATCCGATAAAAATGCACGGTACCCTCTTTTGTATTTTGGAGGGCCTCCTCGATGATGTGTCCGCATGGCTGCCGGCGCAAGGGCGCCTTGTGCCACCAAAATACGACAGCGGTTTGGTAGCACCGCGCAAGCCGTGCAAGCCAGCGCCATCGATTGCGGTCGCGGGTGCCCTCTGCCTCGTCAAGAAAAACTGATTGATGCCGACCAAAGAGCCACGCATAATCGCCTGATGCCGGCGGGGGCAGACTGTCACGCGGTCGCCACAGAAAACAGGTGTCGCAATAGCGCTCAAAGTCGCGTGGGGATCGTGTGGGCGACCGACAATCCAAACAGCGCTCGACGGCCGCCAGACGTGTCCAGTAGGCCCGGCAATCCGGCACTTGGTCGCCGTCGGTCGGCGTGCGATAGGCCTCGACGTCGACAATGCACGAATACAGGTCAAATGGCCAGTCGCCCACGGCATCAGCGTACGTCGGCGCGTCCATGTTGACGCCCGCAAGTGGTCCATAGAGCATGTCGGCACCGCAGCCCGCCTTTTGCGCCGCCTCGACGACAAACCACGGCGCCGGAAAGGCATCGTATCGTGCTTGGGGGCTTGTGGATGATTGACCGCGCTGGACGAGGAATTCAAGGCAGCGCCCGAGTACCCATGGGTCGACGGGCGGGCCGTGCACATCGTCGACGATAGACCGCCATCGACACGAGACAAGGCGCAACATAATTGATGCATGGCGCTCTGCGGTCTCGATTGCGCGCACGACGATGACCAACAACTCGTCTGGCAGGTCGTCCATTCCAGTCATCTTGCCAGGCGCCGACAACCAGGCGCCTGTGTTCCTTTTTCTTTGGCAATGTTTCGACTCTTGTGAGCAGAGTGCAAGGCGTTGTTGTGCGCAGGTGCACGAAAAACATGCGACCTACTGGCGCCGATTGGTGAGACCCCAAAAAAATCCTTGGGCATGGCGGTGGCGACAAAAAAGGCTCTCGTCCTTTAGACCAATAAAATCATGCCATATCGCACCCATAAAACCGAAAAAAAAGTATAAAAAAGGCGGCACAACCTGCCGATGGAAAGGACTTGCGTCCGCGACCACGACACACAGAGCAAACTCGCACCGCCGACACAACAACAACGAAAATCATGGAACAATCTCGGACGATGACGGTTGAACCGCCGGTGGTGCCAGTGCACGAGATCGTCATGCCGCCGCTCTCAACGCCCGCCGGCGGGCGAGCACTGCTACGTCATGCCTTTCCCCAACATCACCGGACATCGGTCTTTCACGACCGCACGGCCGATGTCAGGCGAGCACCCAAGACCACGAAAAAGAAAAAAGGCAAAGACGGAGAAAAGAGACTCGACAAACCGGCCAAGGAGCGGCCGGTGCGGATGCCCACCGACGCCGTGGTCGACCTTTTGATGGACCATCTCATTGACGCGGGGGCCATACACTTTGACCGCGATTCCGACCGCCTCTCTGGTGTGCGGTTTGAGGTGGATGCGCTTATGCTATGTCACAATGCTTGCACGGCGTTGGTCCACGCAATGGCGACATCTCTTGTCACCCACTTTGTGTCGCCCGGCCAGAGGGCGCCAGATCCGCTCTTGGCAAGTCTCGGCGACGACATGGGTCGACTCGCCGTGTTGGTCAGTGTGCGGTCGGGCCTCTCTCTAGTTGAATCCGTGCCGGCCTGGTCGGCGGCGTCGTCGTGTGTCCTCTTGGTATCGAGTCTCGATGGCGACGCCGTGCACCGCACCGTGCGTCACTTGCGCAACAAAGGCCTCGACGTCCTCGGCCTTTTTGTTCTCTTTTCGTCACAGTTTCTCCATGACACGGAAAGGCTGCAGGCGCTGGGACTGCCTGCAGTGGTACTGACCAACGTCGCCATGGCGGTGGATCGTGCCCACCTCACGGGCCGCCTGAGTGCCGCCGATGTACGTCGTGCCCACGACATCTATGCGCCCCGAATCATCTGAAAAAAAAATCAAGGCGTCAACTCGCGCCATTAACAATAAAAAAAAAGGCCCAATAACATGCTTCTCCAATCTATTTTCATGCTCTAAAAAGATGGTACCAACCTGTCGAGGTCGTGGCGGGTGCGCGCAAGCCAAGAGAGGCACTGCGTCCACACGGCAAGCGCAACAATTGGATTATTTTTTTTTTCACAAATGCAAGAGACCATGAAAAGATTGAACAAGAGAGTGCACAACAAGGCGCAAGAGGGCACGAGGCCAATGTCGGCGGCCGTCATTTACAACATTGGGCAAAAAGGCGAGGCCGCATGGCGCGCCAAGGCCAAGGCTCCAGCCAACAACAGCCAACAAAAGACGAACAAAGATCCAACCACGAAAGGGGATCATCGCCAACAAAATAAAAGGACACGGGAAGCAAGCAGGATTTTGCAAGCGTGATTATGGTTGGCACATCAGAGAAAAAATGCGTGGACAGCCGGAAACTTGATTGGGCATGGTCGCGTCGGCGCTCTACCGCCGGCGATCGATACGCCTTTGATTCTTTTGGAATACGTGCACAAGGGCATCGCAACTCACAAACATGGGTGGTACAGCGTCGGCCGTCGTTGAATTGCCTATGGCCACACCCGAATCACGACGTAGGGCCGGCCTCGGGGCCTTGCGCGAGGCCATTCAGATTTGTATCGACAATGATGGGTGCATCGACGAGTGCCTGGCACGACTGGCCGAGGCCGAGGACCGCTTCAACCGTGTCCTGGCCGAGCAACTTGTAGAGGCATTCCAAACCTATGCGCCCCATATCCTCGCCGAGAGTCCTATCGGCCGGCCCACGCTGTGCATCGGCGACGATCCCGACCGCACCCCCATGAAGGCACTGCGCGACGGCTCTGTCCACTTTTACGATCTAGAAACTGGCGCCGAGCGTCCGTCGGTCGTTTTGGACGACTTTGTCGTGCTGGGACGGTCGCCGTGCCATACGTTGGCGCCCCGGAACCACTGGGCCGGTGCCATGTCCTACCCACTAAGTCAGAGGTATACGGGCCGGCATCCGGTCGACGAGGCACGCATGTGGTCGTCGTGGTGGACAACGTGCGCGGACGGCCTCGCGACAAGTTGGGACACGCTGATTGATCTTGCGGGACCGTGTCCAGCGCCTATGGACGCCCGGTTTTGCAAGGGCGGCCTCGCATTGGCGAGGCTCCTGCTCGACTTGGGCGCACAGCGTGCAGACCAGGACGTCAGGCATGACTCTGATTTTAAGAGCAATTGGGCGACGTCCCACACTGGGCGCGGAAAGGGACCGGCTCCGCCTCGCGCCTGGGCCGAATACGAAGAGGGCATTCTCGAGGGCGACCATGAACGGTGTCACTGGGCGGCCATGTCCAAGCGCGAGGGCGACGACTATTTGACGCAGCGCGTGCGCGTGCGACTCGATAGGTGGCACCTCATGCGCGCCATGCTCGTGACGACGGTCGCCCTCTTGGAGCGCCTCTACAACACACACGCCATCTATGCGGCCCTCGGCATTGGCGCGCTCGAACACCGGTTGATTGAGCGTGACGTGCCTCGGACGCTCTATGACCCCAACACTATTGGCGGCGGCGATGACAACGGCAGCAAAGAAAGCCATGGCGCATAGACATGCCTAGTTTTCTCTTTTTCTTTTGCGTGTGGGCCTCCCCTGCCCTTTGTCGAATAGCCGCCGCCCATCGGCGATAAAGAAAGAGGCTTTGTCCTTTTATCTCTTTTTTCAGTAGACCATTTTATGTTTTTACAAAGGAATAAAAACAACCGGTGGAGGAGGAAAAAGGGCACAAGGCTAGTCGAGGCCGTAAAAGGCACACACGGCTTTGCGGCAGCGCGTCCACGGCTCGGCGCGGTGGTTGGCAATCATATGGTCAACAAACTGTAGCACTTGGTCGACAAAGCGTGTCGAGTTGATGCGAGGCCAAAAGACCAGGTCGAGATCAATCACCTTGTCGGGCCATTGGATCTGCTCTAGTCGCCAAGAAGACGACCAAATCCGGCCATCATCGAGGACGAGTGTACGTCGCCGCTGTCGGTCGCAATGGTCGGTCGACTTGGCCGTATTCACGTCAGGCAATGTGACGACGTGCCAGCCCAGGGTCGGTTCATAGGACACGCCACCGGCGACAAAGCGCGTCAGGACGGGCTGTCGACCTGCACAAGCCCACACGGCCTTGTCCCCGTTGGCATAGTAGACGCTGATCGATGCCTTGCCTGGACCGGGCCGATCTTGGTCCGGGTGCCAGTCGCGATCCCATGCGTCACATTTGAGAACCAGGCCGTTGTCAGCGTAGATACGGCCTTTGCCAGTACCGAGGTCGCCCCGAAAGAGGACATTGCCGTCAGGACCCAAAAAGTCGCCCTCGTGGGCCGTGCTTTTGCTCTTAATGGTGCCGTGGAAGCCGAGGAGGCCGTGGACACGGAGCGTACCGCGCACGCGACTGCCCGGACGGCCGTCTGTGCACACTTCTTCCGCAAGTGACTTGTAGAGCGTGACGACATCCGTGGGCTGGCCGCGAACCCACTGACATGCTCGCATCGCCTTGGAGCCGATGACCACTCCCGGACCTTCTAGGCCATGGGGTCCGTAGCCGGCTTGCAAAAACAAGGCACGATCGTCCGTATAGGTAACGTATGATTCATACCATCCGCGACACACGCACGCTGACCCGGTGCGCCAGTAGTCGGCCTTCTTTTTTTGCAGAGGCATCCAACCGACGACGGGTCCCGTCGGCACGCCGTGGGTCCACCTGCCGCTCACCTTGCGGATAATGCTGCGCGTCAAACCGCAGGAGCATTTGTGGCTCATGCCGTCGCACGTCGCGTACCCGTGCGGCTTGTACTTGCCGCGGATGCGCACAAAATCCCCACAGCACAGAAAGCCGTCGCGCTCGACACGGCCGACCAGGCCCGCAGGCGATCCGTCCAGATGGGGGCCAAACCAACGTGGTTGCTTTACCGTGGCCACGGCATAGGCCCATCGGTAGCCACGCGCGTGAATCACCGAGGGCCAGTGGTGGCGACATGATTGCTGCGGCACGTCTCTGCACAAGCGGCGCACAACCCGTGGGATCAGACCATCTGTGTCGATCATACGCGTTCCTGTGTCGAGGAGGCGGTCGGCTGCTGCAATCACACATGCAAACAGGTCCACTTTGCCGAGTTGGTCGCCACCCCGTGCCAAACACTGTTCGGGCATGCCATAGCACCGCGCCACAGCGCGCTTGTAGTGCGGCTTCCACAGGCGCTCGTCCAAGGCCAGGCGCCGGAGGACCGGTCCCACGGCCGACAGGTGGCAGAGATCGCGCGGTCCACACAATGCCAAAATGGCCATGAGAATCTCTTCGGGCAGCGCCGCGAGGCCCGTCATGGGGTCATGCTCTTGCATGGACGACGCCGCAGCCGTCTAGAGCACGCGCACGCACAAAAAAAACCACGACGACACACAAAAAATCGAATGAAAATAGGTTTCTTTTGAAAAAAAAAGACACAACGCACAGCGCAGGACCGCAACATAGGGCATACCTTGCCAAAACTCGCAACGGTTTCTAAATGGCGGCGGTGGCCTGCTATGCAAGTTAAACCCCAAGGACCGACCAAGGATTTTTTGGGCGGATTCTTTTTGTCGGCGCAAGCCTGTGCCCAGTGGCGACTGCGTGCCGTCGACGTCGTCAATCTTGGTCCACGCGATTTTATTGCGCCCTTGTTGTGCCCAATCCGGTGGGCCAGCCATTGTCGCCAAAAAAATCCAAGTATATTCTGCCCAATGAAACCTTTTTTTTTCACAGACACACGATCCCAGGCCAAAAAAAATGAAAACCCAAGAGAATCAACCACCGTAACAACAACCGCCACCATTTTTTTGCTCATGCAAAACCTGCCGCCCGAAGTCGTCCACGCCATCCTGGCCTATGTCGGCCTCTGCCCGCGCGCCATTCGCGTATGCCACCAATGGCGCGACCTCTTGTGTGCGCTCTTGGTCATGAGACCGCGCCAACAATCACCCACCGTCGACGACTATATGCGCGCGTGGGCACGGGCCGACGCCGTCGACATGATCAGGTGGGCTCGACAACACGGCTGTCCGTGGAGCCCCGAGGCGTGCACCGAGGCCGCGCATCAAGGCAACCTGTCGCTCTTTCAATGGTTGCGCGATGAGGGCTGCCCCTGGGACAATTGGGCGTGCACGATTGCCGCCGCGTCCGGGGGCCACTTGGAAGTAATCGCACGTATCATGGCCGACCGCCCACCGTTGGATGAATGGATCTGCGCCGGCGCGGCCATGAGACGGCAGTCGGTCGTGCTCGATTGGATGTGTGCACAAGGCCACCTGCTCGATAACGTCGGCGCCTGTCAGGGTGCGGCCCGTGGTGGTCACCTCGACCTGCTCATCCAACTGCGGGAGCAGGATGCCCATGGAATGCCGTCACATGCTCGGAAGCGGCCAAGGGCGGTCATCTCGACGTCCTCAAATGGCTGCGCCAGAATGGATGCCCGTGGAACAGGTGGACGTGTGCGTGGGCCGCCGCCGGTGGCCATCTTGACGCGCTGATGTGGGCTCACCTCAATGGTTGTCCCTGGGACGAGTGGACTTGCGCGGCAGCCGCCAAGGGGGGTCACCTCGACTGCCTGCGCTATGCGCGCGTCAATGGATGCGACTGGGATGAACAAACCCCCGTGGCAGCCGCGACACATGGCCACCACGAAACACTGGCCTCTATTCTCGCTGACACGCCCCTCCCCTTTTGCGGCGACAACTTTTTCAACAACGCGGCCAGGACCGGCGACATCTATACGCTCGACACGATGCGCCTGGCCGGCTACCCGTGGGACAGCAAATTATGCGTCGTGGCCGCGACTTATGGACAAGTCGCCGTTCTCATGTGGGCCACACGTGTCGGATGCGTGTGGTACGCCGCAGAGTGTATGAGCGCGGCCCTTGACCACAAACACCACCGTGTCGCCGCCTGGATCGCCGACCATGCCTAGTTGGCCGTTTCTTTTTCTTGCTTTTTCCACAAAAAATCCCATAAAAAAATGACAAAACAAAAAGCCCTACCCTTTCGCTTGGCGCTGCTGTCACCGGGCGGCAAAGTGGTGGCGCGTCTTTTTTTTTTCGGTCCAAACAAGTTGGTATCGCACGCAGTTGTCGCCGGCATTTTGGCGCGTACCGAGGTCCTTTGTCGCACATCCAAAAAAAGCGGACCTCGCCACGAAAAAAAGTAGGGCTTGCACAGCGAAGGGATTCTGCCGGTCGATTTGTGGCGTGCGCATGCACTCTTTGGTCAGTGCCTTTTCCTGTCGCCTTTGTGTCACCCGCAAAAACAGGGCAACCGCCATACCTGGGGCATACCTTTTTTGTTGCACTCGCAAAAGTCGACTAGAATATATAAGCCAATGGCGTATTTGCCGAAAATACGATCCAGCAGTAGAAATAGTCTTGTGAAAATGCAAACAAAAAACACACTGTACACCAAAACCTAGACTGCGACCATCATCGACAGGACAGACACCTGTCCGTGCTTGTTTCCGCATTATTGTCTCTCGTGAAAAAAAGGGGAATGGCCACCTACATCGTCAGCCGAGACAACACGCCTTCGGTGCTCCTCCACAAGATCAACGAGTATGGCCCGTTCACGGGCGTGTGTCCGACGTGCAGCGGCGTGCCGACCTACTATGCGGACATGCCCAACGGCGACCTCAGCCGCACGTGCGACGCCTGCCTCGACAAGGCCGACTATGTGCGGCGCCACTGCACCTACGAGTATTGCCGGACGTGTTGCCCGGCAAAGGCCGAGGGGCACGATCGTGAGAATGGCGTGCGCGGCTTTATGGTGGGCAACACTGGATGTTGTCTCCAATAAATCTTGACCTATTTTTTTCCGTTCTGCATGTTCATACCATAGTGCACCGGAAGAAAAAAGAGGGCGGCACATTGCACTGGTGTGCATGTATGGGGTTTTATATCTGCACCAAAAAACAACAAAAGGGATCCATCCAGGCTGAGCGATCTCGATGCCGTCGCCGTCGCTGTTGTGGTTTTCAACACCCATGTGACCTCACAAGAGGCGCCTGTCCGTTTGGTCGAGTGCCCGATAGTTGCGCACAAGTGTCTGCCATTGGAGCATCTCTCTGTGGCTGCCGGCAATATCGCGCACGTGCCCATACGCATGATCGAACGCCCATGCAGCGAGTGGGATGCGGTTGCGCCGTCCAGCAAAGCGTAAAATGCACTCGACGCTGTACCTCGTCATCGTATGCCGCCTGTGCAGCCAGTCGAGGATAGCCACGTCGTTGGTGGTGTGGCCAGACACGGCGACGTACACCAGAACATCAAGTTGAATGAATTTGATGATCATTGGGTATAGCCATTCGAGTATATGCACGTGGCCCGCTGCGGCCGCCGCGATGAGGATACGATCCTCCTGGCCGTAGCGCTTCCAGCGCACGTGGGCGAGCCACTGTAGGCAGTCGAGGGAGCCGGCACCCGAGGCGATCGACCATGCGCGCATCTTGAGATCGATGGCCCTGCGTCCGCCGCGGCATTGTTCGCCGTGCCAATCACATGCCAGCCACAGCCAAAGGCGTGGATACAGGTGCGACAGCCACATGAGCAGGTCCATGTCGTCCGTTTCGAGGGCACGCCGAAAGAGTGCTTGTCTGGCCACTGCTTGGTGGCATTCGACATGCGCGGTGCCCGTCCAAGGCCCGCTGTCCTCGGCTCTGGGTGGGACTACAAAGCGCCGCCGCTCCATCAGGCGCTCGGTGGCCCAGCGCCAGCGATGGGACACGACGGCCGCACGAGCCAGATCGACACCATCTCTACGGCAGAGGTAACCGACGATATGTTCAATGACTTCTTGCGGGAATGCGTCTAGGCCATACACATTGTCGTCGCCAACGTCCGTGCTGTCCATGCCCACCCTTTTTCGTTGGTGTTAAAGTCGGCTTTGTTCAGCGGTGCGCTTTCTCTTTGTTTTTTTTACTCTTTGCGCGACTTGGCCGGCACGTCGAGTAAAAATCTTGGTCGCCAACAAAATGGCCCAGTTGCGTGCCCACCTAGATTCTCCAATGGCAGGCGAAATGCGCACGGAAAAGAATGCGCAAAAAAGAGCGCCACCTATTCATTGACGAACCAACAACTGACAACAAACACCTGATGACGACAACATTTGAGGCGCTGCCGGAAGAACTCGTTGCGCGCATTCTGGCGGCTGTGCCATGTATAGTGCGCGCCCGCAATTGTGCCCTTGTCTGCAGCACATGGCATCGACTCGTGGGCGATCAAGCGGCCATGGGCAGGCCGTGCGTCGCCGCCGGATGGCACCTGCGTTGCACCAAAGAGGTGGGCGTGCACTACTATCATACCACTTTGATTGACAATGCCGCTGCCGCGGGCCATGTCCATTGTCTCAACTATGCTGATGAGCGCCAACTCGAACCGACCCTGTCGGTTGCCTGCCTCTTGGCCGCCTTTTATGGTCATGCCGATGCACTACGTTGGCTGACCGCGTGTGGTCGACCGTATGTGCGCAATGCAGACTCGTGTGACATGAGCCTGTCGGAAGCGGCGATTCGCGGAGGCAATGTGGCCTGTCTCGACCACGTGCTTTCGCTTGGCATCGCCCTTGATCGCGATAGGGCGTGCGCCATCGCCGTTGCTGCCGGGCACGTGGCCATGCTGGCCCACCTGCGTGCCAAGGGCTGCGCCTGGACCGACGACATATGCCGCCAAGCCGCTGACCATGGAAGCGTCGAGTGCCTAGCCTATGCGCACCGCTCGGGCCTATCGCTCGACTCGTGCGGCGTGCACCACGCCATTAGGTGGCACCGCAACGACGTCGTCAAATACCTGTGGGCGCACAAACACCCGCCGACCATCAGGTGCATGAACGTTGCTGCCCAAAAAGGTAACCTCGAATGCCTTGCCTATGCGCACAAATCGGGCATCGGCCTTGACGCATGCGACTGGGAGCGTGTCATGCAGAGGGACAATGCGCACATCATACGCTATGCCTGCGCGCACGGCTGGACATCCACGGCCCTGCTGGCAACGGCCGCAGTGCGCGCCGGCCGCATGGAGATGGTCCAGTGCCTGGTCGAACATGGCTGTCGACCCAACGCCAATACGCTGGCGGCGGCGGCCAAATCGCGCTCGATTCGCATGGTGCAGTACCTTGTAGGGATCGGATGCCCGTGGGACGAGCGCGTGTGCGCCATGGCCGTGCAGGCGGTCGACGTGGTCATGTTGCGCTATGCTCACAGCAACGGCTGTCCATGGAATATCGGCGAGTGCCGCTCGCTCTTGTCTCGCATTCGACCGAGAGAGCGGGGTCGTCCCGCGCTCGCCCGCTACCTCGACGCACATTCAACATGCACCGGCGGCCAATGCACCAGGCGGCAGGTCCGGCCCATGGCGCCATCAACAGATCTCACGGGTTGATGCCTTTTGTCTGCCTGACCGTACCGCGGCCAGGCAGACAACACGATATACCACCCAGAAGAAGAAGACGATACAATTTTGCTTGTTTTCACTTTTTTCCCCGTATCTTTTAACACCCTTTTCGCACTGCACGGCCGTGGTCCGTGTGTTTTCTTTACTGCAAACAAAAGATGGCCCAAGACGCCTGTGGTGTCTTGTAAAAAATCATATGTCGGCAGGTTTTTTTGTTCTAAGTCACGCAGTTGACCAAAAACGTAATTTTCATTTACTCGCAAATGATCCACAATGAGAGGTCAACCGTTGACTTGTCAGCACAGTGGACCCTGCACGCGTGCGCACACACATACAAGTAACCCGTGCGTCCGACATGAGCCGACACTGGACCGACCACTTTGATGCCCGAGGCGTCGTCTGTTCCTTCTAGTTGGCCAATAGCGCAAAAGCGTTGTTTTTTTCGCTGATTTTTAAAAACGAGCCGCCACACTACCAACAGACACACAACCGCCAAGCACAGTGACAGCGGAGCAGACATTTTTTTGCGCCTGTCCGCCGAACCACCAGCGCCAACAATCAATATTGCCCATGTCATTCGGGGTGCTGCCGGAAGAACTCGTCGCCCGCATCCTGGCGGCTGTGCCATGTCTGCCGCGTATACGCAAGTGCACATTGGTGTGCTCCATGTGGCACCGACTCATTCACGATAAGGCGGCCATGGGCGGCGAGTTGTGTTTGGCCAACCGGTGCACCTTGTACGGTATCGCGTCAACGTGCCAGGAACTTGGAGCCCCACGCGAGCACAGGGTGACACTCACTGACCAAGCCGCCGTCGCGGGCCATGTGGCGTGTCTCGAATACGCCCAGGCACGCAAATTCGAGCCCATGCGCGTCGCTTTCCTATTGAGTGTCTTCAAGGGCCGCACAGAGGCGCTTGACTGGCTTGCGACGTACGGGCGGCCAGACGAGTACGCCGACGACCTGCGATCAACCGCGCTCTCGGACATGGCAATCCGCAGCGGCAGCGTAGAATGCCTCGATCGCGTGCTGTCGTTGGGCGCCGTGCTCTCTCAGACGACGGCGTGCGCGACTGCCGCGGCGGCCGGCCATCTGCCCATGTTGGTCCATTTGCGTGCCAAAGGCTGTGCCTGGACCGACGAGGTGTGCCGAAAGGCCGCCAAGCGCGGAAGTATTGAATGTCTCATGTATGCGCATCAATCAGGCCTGTCGCTAGATCTGTGCGACGTGCACCATGCCATTATGTGGCATCGCAATGACATTGTCATGTACCTGTGGGCCAACGGGCACACGCCGACCGCCAAGTGCATGGACGTTGCCGCCCGGTTCAACAACATCGAGTGCTTTGCCTATGCCCACGCAGCAGGCATTCCATTCGACGCACTCGACTGGGAGTCGCTGGTCAGCAGTTCCTACTCCTACCATCTAGATATCTTGCGGTATGCGTGCGCTCATGGATGGACGCCCACGGCCCGATGTCTGGTCAAGGCGGCGCGTGCCGGCCAGCGGAAAATGGTCCGCTGCCTCGTTGACCATGGCGGCTGTCGGCCCAACGCTGATGCGCTTGTGGCGGCCGTCAAATCGCGCTCGACCGGCACGGTGGGATACTTGCTCGATAGCGGGTGCCCAGGGCGTGAACGCGCCTGCGAGGTTGCGATACTCTGCGACAATGCAGAGATGCTACGCTGTGTGCACGAACGCGGGTGCCCGTGGGACATAAAGAAATGCCTGTCGTGGGCTTGTGGACGCCGGGCGATGACTTGGTACATCGACGCGCACTTGGCATGTGTTGATGGCCAATGCATCAAGTGATTATCGTCTCGACCCAATGACGCGCTCGGCCGCCCACTCGAAAAGAGGACGGCCCAGCAAAAGCGATACAACAAAAAAAGGATTCATTTTCGACAAAACTCGGGAAAAAAGTTGGCGCTTGTTGTTTGTTCCTTGTCTGCATGTTTTTTTTGGCGCAGCGGGACAGGGTGAGCAGGTCCATCTGGTTTGGATTGGCAACCCGTCCTGTCTTTGGTGGTCCCTTTTATTTTTTTTTGTTTCCATTGTCACATGTGACTATCAAGAGGACCCACATTTGGTCGACAATGATTCAATCGCCGCAGAGTCTCAGAATGAGATGGATTGTCGACTCTTTTTGGATGCCGTAAAAAGAGAGCGAGAGTCGGTCGTCTAAAGGTCGGCCGGCAAATGTCATCTTCTGTTGGTCCGCGGGGATACCCTCCTTGTCATAGACAAGCCACTTGATCTCGAGTATGGTGTCGCCGTGCCGCGCCTCGATCGTGATCGTCTTGCCCGTCAGCGTCTTTAAAAAGAGCGTCATCTTGCTGCGCGCCCACTCGGCGGGGTACAGCGCGCCAATGTTGCCCCAGCCATAGGGCGACCGCGCAATGTCGCGTGCGATCTTGCAACGGCACAGCGGGCACGCGTCGACGAGCCCCGCGCACGCAGAACACACGCACGGCTTTGTGCAGCGACACCACAGGAAGCAGTTGGTCGGCGCATTCGTGCACGCACAACAGGTGGGCAGTGGTGCGTTGGTCTTGCGATCAGGTTCGGCCTCACTGCGCATGTCGATCTGGACCGTGTCCGCGGTGTCGGCGATCCTCCAGACCGGTCGGTCGGTGCGCATGGATGGGCGGTAGGGAACAACGCGGTAGAGGCCGTCGACGGCCTCGACAACGACGACGAGCGTCGGTTTGTTGTTGATGTGCACAAAGGCGAGATTGCCGGTGCCTGCGTAGGGTCGACCGTAGGTGACAAAGCCGTCGCCGACTCGGTGCCATCCACACTTTGACTTACGGTCAAAGTGGTTGGGTCCGTCGGTTTGGAGTTCTTCGTCGACAAACAACTCTTGTTTTTCCATGCCGCCGCTGTCCTGATGTTTTTTTCAGGGGTGTCTTCCTTGCGCTTTTTTTCTCTCGACTTTTGCCGTGCCCTCTCTTTGTGCGCCCTTTTTATGTGAGTCCTTGGGCGCCCACACCAATTAGCAACGGCAAAGATCGCCACCTTTTGCCGTCCACCAATCCGGCTATGTACATTTGTCCCAGGCCATATTTGGCCAGTTATTCCAAATTTCGACCACTGCGCCGGGACGGGCGACGGGAGTCCCTCTGGGATGGGCGCCTCTGTCGCACAGGCGCAAAAAGCCAGGCCTTTTACCTTGCCTTTGTCTCCCAATGGCCCTCGCAACGGCGGAAAGGAAAAAAAAAGGACCATCGCCACCGCATGGCGACAAGTTGGGTCCCCCTCTTTTTTCCTCCCCTCCCTTGTGTGCAGCGATCGAGCGGAGCGGCGGCGCGCAATGGCGCCACAACCGATCCTCTCCCCAAAGGAAAAAAGGGGCAACGAGCGACCCACGCGCGCGGGTTTCCTCTTGTCTTTTTTGTCGTCTCTTTTTCGCAAAGAAAAAGAGATGAGGGATAAAAAAAAGAAAAAATGTATATCCTTGTTGTGGTCGATAATGGCGGGCGGCGACTAGAAATTGATCAATGGCTTGTCGGCCCATTCAGCGAGGTCCTGCAAGGGACGCGCGACGATCGACAGCATGCACCGTGTCGTCGACCTTTGAAAGCCCGTCTCCTTGTAGTGTCGGTAAGTGAGGCGCGAGCACGGCTCATCGCGCACCCAGTAGCCTCGACGCCGCCGCCGGCCGTCTGGTCCAAAGGATTCGCCACGCCCGTGGCGCTCGCCCCAGTGCCATTTGCCGTCGTGACGGCTGCCGTCGACATACTTGAATGACCCGCGTCCGTTGAATCGATCGTCGGTCCACGTGCCGACGTACTGACGGCCGTCTTGCCAGTCTTTGGTGCCCATGCCGTCCCGCCTGCCGCGGGACCACCCGCCCGAGTAGAAGGACGGTGTCAGGTCAATGTCTTTCAAATGTTGACCGCTGTCGTAGAGGGTTCCATTGCCATGGGGCTGGCCCATGGACCAGTCGCCCACGTAGCACGCGCGGTGGCCCATGTCGAGCGTGCCGAATCCGTGAAAGAGGTTGTTTTGAAACTCGCCACGGTAGACGTGATCGCGGTCCCACGTCATCGTGCCGCTGACCAGGGCACCCTTGGACCACTGGCCCATACATGCGACGCCACACGGACTGCCAGGGCGCTCGCAACGGTGGCGGGTTGATGCCTGCCACACGCCGCGACCATGTGCGGCACCGTCGGCGACCCGCCCGACCCACTGCGCGCGACGCATGCCACGTCGACAGGCGGGCGTGCGGGGCGACGAGCGCCAGTGCCACGTGTCGCCGTAGACGGCATTGACCAAGTCGACAGCGCGCGTGACACCATCGAATAGAATGTCGTTGGACCAGCGGCCGACGGCCCACACCTGGAGCGGCGGTCCTCCAGACGTATGTATGTCGCCCATTGATAGGCCCCACCCACAAAAGACGCCCTTGGCGCGTGGCACCCAGTAGGTGGTTTCACAGCGTTGGATCGGTGCGATGGACCGCAAGGACGTCTGGGATGACCCCAAGACGCCATAAATGATACACGCCAGTAGGTCGCCCTCGGGATGCGCCGCCAGGCGATCGAGCGCCTCGTCGGGCAGCAATGGGCGACATAGCGCGTGGACCGGTCCTCGCTCGCCCGTCATAAGCAGGCGCCACGTGCGTGACGTCGTCCGCAGCGCCAAGAGGTCCCGCGCGTCAGTGAGCCACTCGACGATCATGACTTTGACTTCGGTGGGGAGGTCGTCGATCGTGCCCAAAGTTTCATTTCCGCTGGATGTTGGAGTACCCGCGCCAACAACGGCCTGCATGCTTTTTTTAATTGATGACGTGGTCAAGGGGCGGCCTATTCGATGGCCGGCCGACAGTCGCCCAAGGATGATTGTGTAAACTGGTGCAGTTTGTCTTTTTTTTAACCAATTTGTTTTGTGCACTTTGTACGACGACCAACGAAAAGTGGCGGGGTCCTCGGTGCTATGACGGCAGTGGTCCACCTGTTTGTCCTTTTTCGAGCCATTCATTTAGGGCTGGGGAGAAGAGTCGGGCATTGCAAGCGCGCCGGCTAATTAGGTTGCACGCAAGTGGCGTGCTTGGCGACGGTGCCACGCACGGCGCCAAGATACTGGCACGTGACCGACATGCGTATTGTCTACCAAAAAAGACTCGCATGTATTTGGTCGCCGACAAGCCCGGACGCGCCAGGATGCGTCCTCGCTTTTGCCGGCTCTGTGTCATCTCGGAAAAAGGCAGAGGAAAAATATATAGTTTGGACCACTTTTTTTGTTTGTGTGGGGCGAGCGCCACCAAAAGAATTGCTGGGGCTACTGCGGCCAACAATGCGACCAGAGCGAAAAAAAAGAGGCAACAAAAAAAGACAAAAAAATAAAATGCAAAAGTAGAAAAAGATTTGTTGGTCATGATGGCAAAAGGAGGTTTCATTAAAAGGCGATCATAGAGTTTATCCAGCCAATACGCCCGACCAGGGCGTCTAGTGGGCGCGCAGCAATCCATAGGATATGGCGGGCCGCCGAATCTTGTCGCCCTGTTTTCTTGTAGTGGCGGTACGCCCTGTGCGAGCACGGTTCGTCATGGAGCCAGTAACCGCGGCGACGTAGGCGTCCGTGCGGTCGGATTCGCTCGCCAAACCCGTGGTGCTCGCCGAGATACCACTTGCCATCATGGCGGCTGCCGTCGGCGTATTCCAGCGAGCCGCGTCCGCATGGCCGTCCATGTGACCACGCGCCCACATAGCGATAACTTGCGTTGCGTTGTTCGATGTCGCCGCTCTGGTGCCACTTGAAAAGGCACTTGTAGTCTTCTTGTTGGGCTCTGTCGACATCGCGCGAGCCGGCGTCACACAAGTCCCCGTTTCCGCTGGGCGCACCGGCAGACCAATGGCCGATGTAGCGCGTGCCGCGGCCCGTGTCAAAGACACCAAGTCCGTCAAAGACCATGCGTCTAAACTGGCCCTCGTAGGTGTGGCCGCTGGGCCAAGTCATCACGCCGTCGACGGGCACACCGCGGCACCAGCGGCCTGCACAGCGAGCGGCGCACGGCCCTTGGGGATGACTGCAAGTGTGACCAGCGTCGATTTCCCACACGCCTCGGCCGTGGGCAACTCTGGCAACCACCGGGCCGGTCCACACGCCGCGTTGGCCAGACACACGACAGGTGATGGTGGGCGGCGACGGGCACTGAGGCCAGTAGAGACCGACGACGGTGTCGACCAGGCGCACCGAGCGCGCCGCCCCATCGACCAGAGTGCCCCACTGCCAACGGCCCACCGACCAGACCAGGACTGGAGGGCCATTGGGTAAGTGGACCTTGCCCAGCGACAGGCCCCAACCATAAGAGAAACCTGCACGTCGCGGCACCCAATACCAGGCTCCCTTGTTTTTGACGGCGTTGACCGACCGCAGCGACACGCCGGCGGTCGCCAGAGTACCATAGACAATGCACAAGAGGATGTCGGCATCGGATCGTGCCATCAGGCGTTCAAATGCGTCGTCGGACAGCAGCGCACGGCACATTACGCCCACAAATCCGCGGTCGCCTGCCATGGGGAGGCGCCAGGTGGGCGACACTGCCCGCAGTGCCAAAAGATCACGCACACATGCGAGCCTCTTGACGATGATTGCCCGCACCTCGATCGGGAGGTCGTTGATGGTCGGGGGCGGCATACATTTGTCGTCAGTGTTGTCGTCAGTGTTGTCGTCATCACCATTGTCGTTGTTGTTGGATTGGCCAACCTCGATAAGAGGATGACGCGGCTCGTGTGTTGCCGACATGGCCGCGCAGGACCTTGTGCGATGGACGGCGGTCGTTGCTTCTTCTTTTTGCATGGTCTCACTTTCTTGCCTCGACCACGCGACCCTTTTGTTGTTGTCGCAAGGACAACCAATAAAAACCCTTGTCGACATAATCTTGCGCAACGCCCAGCGGCTTGACCCTTTTTTGTTTTTTTATGGACGTGGCGCATGGTCGACGAGTTGTGCGAGCCACTGAAAGACTGGCCCTTTGCCAAAGTCTGCCGAGTTACACAAGTGCCTGCCCGCAAAAAGCCGCCGCCAGTTGCCGTGTGTCTCGAAAAAAAACAAATTGCCGTCTGCGATCGCACTGCACAGACGACCTGTTGCGCCTGTTGGGCGCACGCGACGGAATCACATGTTTCTTTTTTTTATTTTTTTATATACCATAAAAAAGAAAATCCGCAGCGGCGCCAAATACCTTCTGGTGAGCGCGTCAGCCCACGCTGTCCCCCGTGTTCTATGGCCGCGTGCATTGTGCAAGTGAAAAAAAAAAGACATCCGGTTTATCGCACAGCATTGGCCCAGGAGAAAACATGTAACTCGAAATTGGCAAAACAAAAAGGAGGCGATTTGTCAGTGCCGCCAACTGAGCAAAAAGTCTCACGGCCATCGCAATACAAAGAACCCACAAAGGAACCACAAAAGACTATAAAGAAACAAAAACCAACAACTCCCGCATGGACAACAAGACCAAGGCCCAATGGCGGCAATCTCGCGCAAGGCGTCCGCGCCAGACGCCGCAACTTGACGACCCCCGTGTTGGTCTGGCCGACATGCCCATGGAAATTGTCGACGGCATCATGCATTGGCTCGTCAGGCCCGTGGACATTTGCGCCTGTGCGCGAGCACTTGCCGTGAGCACAGGCTACTCTCTGGCGCGTCACACAGACCTGGCGGTCCCGACTGTGCTCTCGACAGGCGCGCCTCTGTGCGTTGCCATGGACTTTGTCGCCAGACGCCATCGCGCGGCTGGACGCATGCCGTTTGCATGGCTGTTGGCGGCGGTGCAGGGCGGTCAAGCCGACGTTGTCGAGCGGATGCACGAAAGCAACCACATACGCACATTGATGCACCTCGACCTCTGGGCGGGACCGTATGTCGTCGAACACGGACTGCGTAATGCATGCGCCGTCAAGTTGGCACTGCGCGCGGCCATCGAGGGTGCGCATGGGCCGGTTCTCGCGTGGCTCTTGACTCGCTACAGGCCCGATCGGCACTCTCGATCAAAGAGTGCGCTGCACGCGCTGGTGCCTCTTGTGCTAAAGGCGCCGCGTCATACGACCCATGATCTCTTGATGGCCATCCATCAGGCCACGCCGCACAACAGTTGCGCGTGTCCAGAGAGGCTCGTCCATGCGGCCAAAGAGTCGGACCGCATCGACATGCTCGATTGGATGTACACCCATCGGTGCGCGGCAATTATGGGCACGCCAAAGCATCCTGGAATCGATGCCTTATTTCTGTGGGCCGTCGCGTACGGGCACGCTGTTGTCATGCATTGGGCCTGGGGCAAGGTGGACGACCCCAGGCGTATCAACAACAAGGCCATGTGCCAAGCCGTGTCTCGGGCGATGGTCTGCAACCGCGCTACCATTGTCGAATTCGTGTGCCACCTCGGCCTGTGGGTCCTCCCGCCCGATGTCGCCAAGTATGCCCAACGCCAGGGTTTTCGTGTGTGCATAGACAATGTGCCAGACCTCGACCAACGGCGCCGTCGCTCAAAGCGTGCGCGCCACCAAGAGCCCCCCTGCACAAACATCATCGACCTGGGCTGATCACCCATCCGGTCGCTGTCGCATCGCACACCAGGACCGGCGACAACTGCAACCATGACGTCGTGCCCTGCAGCAGCGGCCAAACCCCAATCAGACGAATCCTGATCGTGAAAAAATGGTGCTTGTTGGCATGCTAAAAGGCAGGCGTTGGATGCCCTTTGCGCCATGTGCCTGCAAGGCGCGGTTGGCCCATCGACAATGACGAAAAAAGCAAATGCCCCTCACCGACGACGAAAACAGTTCAACAGAAATACAATTTCTTGGTCGTTCTTGTTTCTTTTTTTTTGAGGGCGCAAAAAGGTGCGCCCTCAAAAAATTATGGTTGGTATCCCTTTTTCCCTTTGCGCGCAACCACCCACAAGGGCAATCAGTGAAAGAAAAATTGTTTTGTTTCACAGTATTTTCCCTAAACCAGTCGCGCGCGCAAGTGGCTGCCAAATTCTGGTGTGTGTCCATTTGCCGACCCACAAACGGGCAAAGCGAAAAGACCAATCGCCCAAAAGACGCGTGTTTTTGGCGCCGGCGCAGATCCTGCCCTCGCAACATTGCACCGACGACGCTGCCAACGATGACGACGACGACGACGACAAAGCAGCGCACGTTCATGCGTCACCACAACACATGTGATCAAAAGCCGTGGGACATGCAGAGACGCGACAAAGCGGGCACCATAGTCGACTGGCAACGGGCGACAACAAACCGTCTCGCAAGGGCACAGGCGCAAGGCGACGCCCTTGTCGCTGCAATGATTGTGGTCGACACCAGGGCCGACCGTCATCTTGCCGACCGCGCCGCCGACGTCTCGCTCAGAGCGTGGCTGAAGCGCACACGCGGCGCGACCCTCCCCGCGTGGGCCGTTGGTATCGACGCTGTTGATCTCGTCCGACTGCCACGACCAGACCCAGATGACGACGGCATCTGCGGCAGTGCACGCCTTGTGCTACTATGGGCGCAGTGGGGCGACGCCGACGCTGCGCAGAGACTGTGCAACATGGCACAAGACATGTGCTCGACCGACACATGCCACGGGCGACTTGCGCCACTTTCATTGCGCAAGGATATTGCCCTGTGGCATCCTATTGTGGCGCACGCCAACAACATCCAAGTGCGCCTGTTTGTGCCGGTCCTGGCCGAAATCGCTGCGGCCGGTACTGCCGACGACGGACCCACATGTATCGCCTGCATGTGCGAACCCCCACCATGGTCCTCGAACCGTGCGGCCACCTTTGCCTGTGCACTGGCGACTGCCAGCGTCTCATCGATGGTCCGCGGCGGTCGCTTAAATGCCCCCTTTGTCGCGCTCCGGTTGAGGCTGCCTGGCGCGTGCGCTCGCTCTCTGCGACAGAGGAAGAACCCATCATCACCAAACCGGCTGCTGAACCCAATGGACCGGCAGACACTGGCTCTCACCTCGATCACGCCGACACCAGTATTGTAGACATTATCGACCTTGGTCTCGATTTGGACCTGGAGGGTGTTCTGCTAGCCGCCCGGTTGATGGCGCTCTTGGAGCGGGCCACTGGGAACGCGGAACCCAGTCTGATTTCGACCCTTGCCGGTGGGCTCCAGTTGACCAACGCATACAGCAGGGTCCGCCGGCAGCCAAGCCGCGGCAACATCCGCACCAACGGCAACGATGACAGCGACGACGATGATGATAGCGATGATGAAGACGCCGTCTGGGGAGACGGCTATAGTTATTCGAGCATGGGTCGACCGGCCCAACGGCAAGACAGAAGGGCCGGCGGGAATGGTGATAACAACGAGAGCGATAGCGACAGTAGCAGCAGCGATAGTAGCAGCAGCAGCAGTGACGATGATGACGACAATGAGGTGCCGCGCCTTGTTGCCGGCAGTGATAGCGACGGCGACGGCGGCAATGGTGATGTACCGAGGGGACGACCGACCTCTGTCGGGATCGAATCGACCGGCCTGCCTTTTACGAGGGACGACATTGAACTCGTCGCCTCGCACGCCCGCGTGTCGCACGATATTGCCTTTGACGCGCTCCTGGCCACCGAGGGCAATATCATCGACGCCATCCAGGCTCTCTGCTGATGGCCCGCCTTTTTTTTTCCCTCGGGTCCATTATTTTGTTCCCTCTATTTTTAATGTCCTTTTTGTCTTTTTTTGCCAATACATCGCGCTTCCACACAAAAAAAAGAGATTGTCAATGGCAATGCCCGCAAAAAGAGACAGGCACACAAATGCCGAGCCAGACATCGATCGGGCAAAAGGGCCAGGCAGGCGGCCATATCGGCGCTGTAGCGCCGTCCCCCATGTATTCTTTTTTTTTTCAAAAAAAAAGTAACAAACAAAAAGCAACATCACGACAATGACGACGACAAAAAAAGACTAAAAATGGAAAAAGTACACGGCCAATCCTGTTGCGCCGTGCAATGCACCGGTTGGCTGGGAACGGCTTCGGGAAGGGACAAAAGGCGCCGTGGTCGGCCCTCGGCATCAAAAACACAATCGCCAACACTTTGTCGCCGACAACACGACCCTTCCCTATCATCGACCAGCCACGTCCCTTTTTTTGAGTTTTCGAAATGCGCAGATTCACCTGTCTCAGCAACCGCACCACACTGGCCGCACCCATTGTCGGTGGCGCGCTCATCGGCCTGGCGGCGTCCTATAGATCGACAATCAGCGCAGACACCATAGACGTCCCCTGGGACGGCCAAGGTGAGTGTCCGATTGCTCATCCTTTTGGCACGGGCATCAACAGACTCGACAAGGCGATCCGCCATGCCGAAGAGACCGACGACTTGGCATCCGTCCAGCGCCTCTACCAGTTTGTCCTGGCGCACATGCACAAAGAGTTTACCTTGGTCGATGCCACGGTGACCGTCCACCACGCCAGCCACCAGTGGTCTGGCCCGCAGCGTGCCGCGCTCAATAATCCAGATAGCGCGCTGGCCGACCGGTGGAATGATACCTACTGGGCGCTGGCCAACGGCGACCGACGCTACACACCCATGCGCCTCAACGGCACGGGCAAGAATCCAGCACGACTTGCCTTTTGCGAGAAGCGACCTCATAATGCACCGCTGGAATGGACCTTTGGATTTGCCCCCAAACAATAAATCTATCGAGGATTGGCCAAGTTGCCTTTTTTCCATTCCTTTTTTTTGTCTTTCTGGTTTGTGTGTATGTCTGCTTAAAGCACCAACAAAAAAAAAAAGAGGCAACAAAAACACACGCACGCAGAGAGCAAACCTAGTCTGCGTCCATTCTCTCTAGGCTCACGGCCAGTATCGTGCGCTTGAACCATGTGGGGACCAGATAGTACCGCGGCTTGAAAAGGACGCTAAAGGAGGGGAGCACAAGACGGTCGGGGTCGCAGTCGTACGCCGTGGCAATGTTGCGATGAATGTGTTTGTCAAAGATTCGCGCGAGCCTCTCGCCAAAGGCTGCAGACGTCAATGTGTCGATGGCTTGATTCGTGGCCGAATTGGACGTGCCGCATGCCCACGCCTTGAGCGCGTCGGTGTCGATTGCCAAAGACGACTCGCCGCAAGCCTGTCCCACCACATCTGCATAGGGGGCAATGACAAACAGGTTGTCGGGCGTGGCACGGCGAGAGTCTGGGGACCCGATCTCGATCACACGCCCTCGCTCGACCATCAGGCCAATGTGGTAGAGGTATGCTCTAGAGAGGCATGGGTATCGCCAGCCGTCCATAACCAGGGATACCAATACACGATCAATCTGTGTTGTTTGTGATGGGACCAGCGGGTAGCAGGCATCATGTTTGCGACAAAAGTCTTGGTCCATGTGACGTCCCCACGCATGCAAGAGGAGCGCGTCGACATGATCGTCGGTGTCGGTCGGCTGGTTCCCTGACAAGAGTGCCTTGTCGCTGGCAAGCGCCATCGAGAGATGGCGGACGAGGTCTGCGGCAGACGGCGCCCTCGGTCCAGCCGCCTCGGTCGCCATGATCGAGGCTGCCACATGGTCAATGTTGCCGCGGCGCGCCCTGAGCACCAACGTGACAAATCCTTGAATTAGCCGTAGGCGCATGGCGATGCGCAAATGGCGCAGGCGTCGGCCGCTGTCGGTGCGAATCAGGCTGCGCAAAACGGCGATATGGTCGATGGCAGCCAGTCGTGGATGCCCAACAAGATCTTTTACGACGGCCGACACGATCGCATGTTGAGACTTGCTCGACGCGCCCAAATGGAGGAGCGCCCGTGGGCACGATTTGCCCACAGAGAGCGCAACAGCATACTGCATCTCCATGGGCAAAATGGTTTCATAGTGCATACATCAATGTGCAGGCGCCCTTGCATGTGACCCAGGTTTTTTGTTCTTTGTTTGGACAGTGTGTTGACCAAGCAAAAAAAAGAGCCCATCAAAAAAAGTGTCGCTAACGCCATGGTGCTTGCGTGCTCGATTCGCGCGTCGCGCCATGCCGCGTCGGCAAATGCAGATAAAAACAAGGAGGAAATAAAGGTGAGATCCGTTGGCGAGACTATTGCCAACGTTCGTTTTTGTTTTATTATTGTTTTTTTGCCAGTCATGGACGCCGAGTCGCTGTTGCCCCTCGAACTGTGGGGCATTATCCTCTGTTCTTTCCCGCCGCATCATCTTCATCTCGAATTCGTGTGCAGGGCGTGGGCGGTTCTAAGGTCTCCCAACAGGCCCCGAGGTCATATCGATTATGATGACGTCATGGCCGTTTCCACCGCCAACCACGCCTTCCTAATGTACGCTCTTAGGCTTGATACGATCAACCTGCTCGCCTGGGCTTTGGCCAAGGGATTGCCGTGCGGACGCGGCACGATCGTGGATCTCGTCGCGTCGAATCGAGACCACCTCGCCCTAAAATTGGCGTTGCTGCGTGGCAGGTGTAGACGTCGCTACGAAAAGGCCGTCGTGCGTTTACGCCCTCGGCCTCTTTCCCAATATCATGTTGCATGGCAGCCTGTGCCGCCCATGGGCATTGCCGACTTTATCGGCTGCACCATCGCCCGACTTGGACAGGACGATCCCGACTGCCGCAAACTCGCTCAAATCGACATGGATCAACATGGGCCCTGCATCGAATGCGTCAAACAGTTTGTCGAGGGCCGCTGGGATGCACTGCGTCGATTCCCCTATGCCAAAATCAACGGTCATCCTGTCGATCCTGCCTCTGTGCGCCTCATTCCTGCGCGCGGCGGCTACGAGCGCATGCTGGTGCATATCGTGTGCCGCGCGCACAATCTCTATTCACGGCGGTGGGTCACCAAATTTCGCACGACCAAGGTGTGCGGACGGTGCAAAAAGGAGATGGAGATACCGGACCGCGGCTGTTGCGGTTCAATCGCCTGTTGCGGCGTATGTCCAAGCGGATGCATCGGGTGGGGCTACAAAAAGAGACCAATCTACCACACGCCCTATGACGCCGTTGTGGTCTCGACGGAACCTTTGCCGCTGACCAAGCGCAACTTGGCCCAGCGGCGTCGCCCGATCTCGGCCGACCCAACAAAAGACGCGGACCCGACAAGACGGGCGCCGCCTTTCCAAACACGAAAATAAAAATACGACAGAAGCACATGTTGTGAAAACATATCCTTAACATGGCAAAAATGGCGTGTGCCCCTGCATTCATGTCAGGACCAAATGCGGCGACAGCACCACCAAAATCTTTTTTTTTTTGGCGAAAAGAAAAAAGGTTCTGTCGCCCGCCGGTGCCGTTCTTGGGGGTCGCGCTGTCTGCCTTTTTTGTCGGCCTCGGTGGTTTTTTTTGGGGTTGCTGACAATAGTGTGTGCGGCGAGCCGTCGGCCACAAAAGAAATCTTTTTGGTGGGGACAAAAAGGGCCAACACAATGCCGCATCGCGCCCGGTGTATCAAATCTGAATCATGCCGTTGCCTCCCAAGTAAAGGTGTACCCCCGTTGGACCACCTCGCCTCTGTTTCGAGGGAGATCAGGACAAAGAGAAAGGGGTCGAATGATCTTGAAATGGGAATGTCATTTTGGCACTTTTTTCACGGCCTGGTCGTTGTCAGAAAGGATGCATGTGCTCGGCCAAGAATGCCGCGTATGTCCTGGACAGCGACTGAAAAGGACAACAGAGGCTCCACGGTCTCACCCATGGCTCCGTCCCTCATTTTATGTCCACACATGGCATAGGAGAGCAAGGCCAAGGCCATGTCGTAGGGGGCGTTGCGGTCTTGAGGGTCACGAGAGAGTCGCTCCAGGTGCTCGATCGCTTTGGCCGGACGGTCGCTTCCGTGCCGGCCGACAAAGTCTCTGGCTTGTTCGGCGACCCTTATCAGCGCAAGCGCAATACGCTCTTTTGCTATCAAGGTTTCGTATTGGGCTCGGGCCATCCAACCGCACAGGCGTGCCAGATGTGCGCAAGACTTGCTGTCGATGATGTCCCTGCGCGTCTTGTGTCGCTGCGCCAACTCCCTCTTCCTGTCTTGGATCGCATTGTATATGTTTAGGATCGCGTGGTGGTCCTCTGCGATACCTATATGGCCTGTTGGGACGGGTTCAACGATGTAAAACTTGCTCATTGAGTGTGTTGCAACAATGACACGGCCAGTCGGCCACGGCACATACAAAGTGTTGACAATGTGTTTTTTCCCATGGCCGGTCAACCCTCACTGTTTTTTGGTAGCGACAACAATTGAGCCGTTGCCATTTGTCGATCGCGTCAAAAAGGCACCTACATCCGGTGGGCGAAAAAAAACAGTATAATGACACAGATCAAAAGGTGACGGATCAGGGCACCCTCTTTTTTGCAGAGGATTTCACTACAAAAAACAAAGAAGAACATGGGAAAAAAGATATCCCACTTTGGGTGTGGAAGGAATTTAAACATCGGGTTGGGCCGTGATCCATGTGACGACGTGAGCGTGTCCGTTCTTGGTGGCCAAAGCCATGCACTGGGCGCGATCCCATGTGCACCCACGCTCACGTGCCCACGCAAGAATCTCTAGATGCCCGGTGCGTGCGGCTTCGCTGCATGTGTAGGCATTCCATTGGGCGCCATTGTCTATGGCCCATTGGAGCACATGCACGTGGCCACCGGCAGCGGCCCCCGAGCAGACCGACCACGTCCACGGACAACCGTTGGCGCGCGCCCACTGGACTATATCGAGATGGCCGCCTTGGGCTGCATAGGCACACACGCGCGCGTCCCAGGGGCATCGGTTGGCATGAAGCCATTGGAGGGTTGCGAGGTGGCCGCCCAGCGCCGCCATGGCGCACGCGCGCTCGTCCCACGCAAAGTCATGCCGTCGCATGTCGGCGAGCAGCGTCGTATTGCCCGCCCGCGCAGCCTCGGCGCACCGCGCTTTGGCATGCCCGTCGTCGGGGTCGCCCGGTCCAGCAATCGTGTCCCAATGGGCGTCGAGCCAGCGGGCCACGCGCAGGCTTGTGGCTTGACTGCGGCACCGTGTACGGATGAGCGGCGCCCCGTTGGCACTCGCCCACGCGAGTAGGCGCACGTGGTCGCCGCGCGCAGCGGCTTCGCGTATGTGGTGATCCCATGGGCAGTCGTTTTCCCTCAGCCAGCGGAGCACGCGCAGATGCCCACCGGCGGCGGCCTTTCTGCACACGTGCGCGTCCCATGGACATCCGTTGGCCCTCGCCCACTTGATGACGTCGAGGTGGCCTCCCCCCGCTGCATACTCGCATAGCATTGTTCCTGGCGGGCAGCCGCTCACTAGGGGTCGCGGAGTTTGACCGGTCCCGTCGACCTGCGCGCGCAGGCTGCTCTGCGCGCGCTCGACGTCGCCTTTTTCAGCGAGCCATCGAAGAATATGCACGTGACCTCGCGCGCCCGCCCCCCACCATGCGTTGGGACCGATCTGATGGCCGGTGTCCAAAGCCCAGCCAAGCACATCAAGGCTACCACCTCGCGCAGCGCGACAGGACAGATCAGGTGTTTGCGAACAACCGTTCTGGACTGCCCAGACGAGCACGTCGAGGTGACCACCCGCGGCCGCTTTTGCGCAAGTGTTGGCGTCCCATGGGCAACCATTGGCACACAGCCATTTGAGGACGTCGAGATGGCCCGCACCGGCCGCCGCAGAGCACGTGCTCTTGCTCCACGGACACTCGTGGGCATGCAGCCAGGCGAGCGCATCGAGGTGACCGCCTTTGGCCGCGCCGTCGCACATGTTGATGGTGGCGCGATTGCCAGCGGCGGTCATGCACCATTCCATCACTTCTATGTTGCCAGAATCTGCCGCCGCCGCGAGCATCCCATGGCAGTAACGGCTCATGTCGTTGTCGGTATTGGCCACGAGCCATTGGAGCGCGCCGAGGTGCCCGGCCAGCGCCGCCGGTTCTGCGGTTGACGGCATGACGCCGATCGAGCCTAGCCAGTCGAGCATGGCGAGGTCGCCGTTCCCCATGGCCCCGTCTGCCGACCGACAATCAACCAGGCATCCGTTTGCATGCAACCACTGGAGGACATCAAGGCGCGAGGCCGCGGCCGCCGCTGCCGAGGTCGCCCCATCCCACGGACAGCCTTGGGTCTTGGCCCATGTCAAAAGGGCCGTATCACCGCGCGCGGCCAATGCTTCTCCATAGTTGGCCAGCGCCTCATCGAGGTCGTCTGGTCGAACAAGGTCGCGCCACTGGGCGCACACAAATGTCGCAACCACCTTGTCGTCGACGGCGTCCAACATGAGGGCCACCAGTTCAGGCGGCAGCGCGTCCATTGTTGGGCTTCTTTTTTCTCGTCGCCCTGTCGTCGTCGGTGGTTAAGCCTGCACTATTCGCACGGTACCCGATTGACGTGTTTGGCAAATTATCGTCGGATCTGTCGTCAGAGTATGTTTTTTGGTGATGTCGCTCCATGGCCCACAGGCCAGCGGGTTTGCCTGCGGTGCCGACCAATTGACGCGCTCCTTTTTTTCCCCAACGAAAACAAGAGAAGAAAACGCAGGAAAGGCCCATGCAAAACAAAAAAAACAAAATTTCAGCAACGCCAAAAGCCGCAGGGCGACATGACCTCGATGGGGACCATTTGTCGCGGTCCCGAAAGGCAACTTGCCGTGGTCCCATTCTTTGCGATCTGAGCGCTATCACCCAGTGCCCGCGCGCCCATTTCAAAAGGGGAAAAAGGGCGACAAAAACAAAAACGTTTTCTTTTTTAATGAACAAGTGTGACAAACCAAGGCATTGTCGTGCCGCGCGGCCCCTCACGGCGAGGTCTCCCTATCTGCGGCGACGGTGGCAAGGTGCGTGCAGGCTGCGCACATGTGCGTGCCTGGGACGCACGGCACGTCTCTTGTTCCGTGGTTCATGCTTTCGACGACCGTACACACCCCGTGTGTCCACTGGCCCTTGAGGGCTGAGCCGTCCACGTAGGTGCAAAGGCCATGTCCGTGTGCTGCATCGTCGATATACTCGCCCTCGTGTTTGGTGCCGACGGCGTCGCCGCCGGTGCCAAAGCCGTGCCTTTTGCCAGCGTGCCACTCGCCATTGTACCATGACCGGTCAGGCCATAGACAAAAGCCAAAGCCGTCGAGCCGGTCGCGCTTGAACTCGCCCACGCGCTTGGAACCGTTGCGCTCGACGCCAATGCCACACCCATGTTTCACACCGTTTTTCCAATGGCCCTTGTAAAAGGCGCCGTCGGACCCAATGTAGGTGCCAAGTCCGTGTCTCTGATCGTCTCGCCAGTGGCCTTTGTACTGGCTGCCGCTCGGGAATGTGTACACGCCGTAGCCGTCGTACCGGTCGTCCTTCCACTCGCCCTCGTACTGGTCGCCCTCGGGCCACATGCATGTTCCCTGACCGCAACAATGGTCATCGACATACTCGCCAACATACTGTTGGCCGTCGCGGCTGGTGCGCACGCCGTGACCGTGCATCTTGCCGTGGTGCCATAGTCCCTCGTACATGTCGTGTTCCACAATTGCACTGTTGACAGTTTTGGACTCGTCCTGGTCTTGGACATGGACGTGCGTGGGCGCTGCACATGCGAGGCCGTAGCCGTCGGGCACGCCATCAACAATGTCGCCCCAGTAGATGTAGGCCTCCTTGGTGTCGCCAAATGTACCCGCTAAGCGGCCGACGGTGGCGCACGGGGCATGCCCGTCGCAGGCATGCGCCCGATAGAGCCAGCGCCAGTCTTTGTTTTGGGCCGCAAAGTCCTTGTGCAGCGGCGGCCCAAATTGTGTCTGACACAGGTGACGCCACACAGAGGGGTCGGCAGCGAGTGCATGGTGGCGCCTCGATGTGAGCGACCACGCCGCAATCGTCCTGGCGTCGAGCAAGGCTAGGATCACGGCCATGACAAGTTCGTCGGGAAGATGATCAAAAGGACACGGCACACGCAGGGCCTCGCCATGTTTGTGCTTTTTCGCCGTCGGTCCTGTCTCGACAGAGCAATCGATCGCAATCTCATTGCCTTTTGTCGCCTCGGCGGCGCTCTCAAGAGCCGGCTTGAGCGCCTTGACGGTCCCGCTTCTGGTCCTCTTCATGGCGACGTCCTCGTCCCTCTTTTCCCCCTATGTGCGGCCATTCTTTTTTATCTGTTTTTTTGGTTTGGCAAGGACCCTCGCGGTGGGCCGGCCTCGGCGCCTGGTGCCCACAGGGACCCCACAAGAAAGAATATATATAAAAAGAACATTGCATCTTTTTAAAACCGAAAAAAGGACATCGCAAGGAAGCGGCGGTCAGAAAGACGCCTGCCCTGGACGGCATCTTTTGTTCCTCGGCAGAAAGTGCATTGGGAAAAAAAGATACCATCAAAAAACATAGGAGTGCACAAAGATGACTTTTCTTTTTTTTTCTACAAAGGGGCAAAGCGTCGTATTGTATTGGCGCAGGTCTGTCTGTCGTGACGAGGCCGGCGTCGGCCAGCAGGATGAGCATGCGCGCCACTCGCTGGCAGGTTTCACTGTCACACGTCCCATCATTGACCTTGCCGTGGTACGTGTCTACATCGCACCAGAGCGGTATGGGATCGCACCAACGCACCCAACAAGCAGGGTCAACATTTACGTCGTCTGGACTGTGCCCAATGTCCATGTCAGCCGACAACACGCTGTCGGTGGGTGACGGCGGTATGCGCCCACACAGGCGGGCGATGCGGTAAAGCACACAGAGCGCCCGCACAGCCCTCGTGTCTGGCCTGGACAGGCAGAGCCCGTTTGGTGTGCGCTTGATGTAGACCATTTTTTCGATGTGGGTCCACCACTTGGTGGGCGTCGGGTGTTTGCCGCGAGACCGAGCCTCATCCGCGGCACGGCCATAGGCGACAATGACGCGGCTCAGCACGGTCCACTGACCGCGCCAGACAAGGTCGCGCACACAGCGGCCTCCCAGAAAGGGCGGCGCCACCGTGTTGGGCAGAGGCGTGTCCATGGCGAGCACACATTGGACCAGATCCGGGTACGCCTCGATTTGGCGCGCCATGTAGACCGTGTTTTTGAGCGCAAACTGCACACCGCGGGCACACAGCCAGGCCATGCCACGCGCCAGGCGGGTCGCGTCAGTGGCGGGGTGGATGTATGGGTAGCGATAGGTAATCGCATCGGCAATAGCCTTTGCCCAGACTAGCGGAGAGTGCATGGCAGGATCGTCCTCCAGTGCCACAAAGTCGGCAACGTCGGTGCTCCCGTACACGACGGCCAATGCGACCACGTGCAAAGTCCCATAGTACCAGCCTTTTGTTGCGGCCTGTACAAAGACGTCGACCTGGTTGTGGACGGCCGCGTAAAAATCCCAGTGTAGAATGGTGTGTGGATGAAGGCGTGACGCCGCAAAGGCGCATCCGTCGTGGTCGGCCCAATGGTTTTGTTCCGACGGGTTGTCTTGCGCGGCCCGACAGGCGGCGAGGTGACTCTTGCTGTCGCGCCCGCTTTTGGCCATCAGGCATTGCAAGGCATTAATCTTGCCGTGCAAAGCGGCTGTCGCCAGTGCATCGCGAAAAAGCGTGCCCATTGCTGCGCGGTCGCAACCTGGCAAGACGTCCCTTTGCTGTGCCGTGTGGCAAAGCATGGCCGAGACCAATATGCCGTCGTCCTGATCGACAGCCGCGCGCAGACACGTGCGTATGGTGATCCTACAGGATGGACTATACCAGCGAAAAAACTCGATGGCGACGTCGGAGCGCGCTAGACGGCATGCCATGACGACCACATTGCTGCAAACTTGGTCGCGGTTTGTTGGTGATTCATCTTTGGCGGTGCCAACCTCGCTAGGTCGGCTCGCGATACCATTGCCATTGTCTGCAAACCAGCCGATTGCCGTCGTCGCCAACCGATCCAACATGCCGACAAGCCAGGGCACGGCAGTCTGACTCGGGGCTATCGCCACAAGGGCGGCGACCTCCCCGCGGTATGGATCGCGAGGAACCAAAAAGCCTCGCGCGGCCTCTTGGGGCATCACGCCGCTAGAGCGACTCTGCTCAATCACCAGCCTCATGGAAGCGGCTCGGCCCTCGATCCATGCCAGTGTCGCGCCCGGGTGACACGCCAGACGTGCGGCATCCGTTGTCGATGGACAAATGATGCAGGCACGAAGCGACGCGATACTTGGGCCAGATGGAACCGACAGCGCGGGTCGAGGATCGGGCGGCCTGCAGCATCGACGCCGTTGGCCAGCAGCGACAAGATTTCAGCGGGCAGTGCGTCGAGAGGCATCGTCGGAATTATACTCGCATCAAAAGCGCAGCCGCCGACGTCCATGAATGATTGTTGGTTGCCCAAATGCAAGCGCATGTGGTCTGCGCAGGCCTCGCTCAAGTGGGCGCTGCGCCTTTCTTGGCCTGGGCCGCAAAGGGGGCTCGCCAATCGAGACGCAATAGATGTCGCCTTTTTTCCCAGTATTTGGGGGCAACGCCGAGAGCCACATTGCTAAATTCTAGGCCCTAAAGAAAATCTGTCTTGCTTTGCACACTTTTTCCAACTGGCAAGCCATTCAGGGTGTGTGGCGCCCTTGGCGGCACCGACGACAGACCTTGTGGGTTCCAAGTGGCACGCCTTTAGGAGCGCGGGCTGGCAGAAATCTTTGCTCTCACCTTGCTACAAAAGCGCCCACTCTCCACATCGCTGGGACGGCCATTTTGTCTTGCCCCTTTTTTCGACCGGCGTGTGTTGTGGACGCCAGGGTCCTCTTTTTGTGCCGATGTGCAGTGCAGTGCAACGGCCTCTTGTGTCGCCTTTGCCGTGTACTTTTTTTTTACAAGAAGAGAAACAGCGCACCGCGGGCGACTACCATTGGACTGGCCCGACGTCGAGGTGCGCACACGAGGCCAGGAATCTTTTCGTCTCTGGCGTGCGGGCATTGCGCAAGCACTCGTCCATGTGGAGTGGACAATGTTGATCACGCAGCCATTCGAGGATGGGCAACGGTGCGCCGCGCGCGGCAATGAGAAAAGTTTTTGTCGAGAGCGGGCATCCTTGCGCGTAAAGCCACTTTAAGAGGTCAAAGTGACCATAGTGTGCTGCGTAGCCTGTGGTCGCTCCGTACCAGGCCGCGCCGCGATCGCGCAGCCACTCGATGACATGTCGGTGTCCGCCGCCAGCAGCATAGCCCATAGTTGTCACAGAGGGTGCATGGCCGCGGGCGACGGCCCATTGGATGATGTCGAGTTTGCCTCCACAAGCAGCGCCATGTATGGTGTCTCCCAGGTCATTCTGGCCGTGGTCGCAAAGCCATTCGAGAATATGCATGTGGCCCTTTTTGCCCGCGACCTTGGCGCAACAGCCAGTAAAGAGGCACCCGACGCCATAGGACTTGATCCTCTGCAAAAGGTCGAGGCGGCCAATGCGCGCGGCAAAGCGGCACGAGCCGCGGGGACATGGCTCGCCGCCCATGCAGAGGAGCCAGTCGAGGATTTCGTCGTGGCTGCCCAAAATGGCCGGCTTCCATAGATCAGTGGTCCCCTTTGGGCACTCGGTGTCGTCAAGCCAGGCGACAATTTCTTGATGGCCTTTTGTCAGTGCCCAGCCATAGGTCAGCACATTCCATGAGCATCCGTTGCGCCTCAGCCACATGAGCAGCCCAAGGTGGCCGCCCTTGGCAGCGCCGGCACAAGCCGCTGCGTGCCAATGGCACCCGCTAGAGCGCGCCCATTCAATCGCCGTCTGCGCATTGCATTCGCCCAAAAGGCCCATGTACGCGGCCGCAGACAGTCGGCGTCCCGGCTGCCGCCTCTCTTGCGCGACGATCAAATCACGCCATTGGCGGCACACGACTCGGGCGTGCGGCAACGGTCCGACAAAGTCGAGCACGAGATCGACGATTTCGGTCGGGAGTGTTTGCATGTTGGCGTCGTGTGGCGCCCACGCCTGTTTTGGTTATTGCGTCCCTTTAGATGATTATGTGTTGAGGCTTTTTTTATACGCAGCCCACATTGGTGCGTCGGCGACTTGCTCTGCCATGTTTTTTGCCATTGATTTGTTTTTTTCTCTGTCGACCATTGGACACGAGATGGCGGCGCGACCAGGGCGTCCACCGCTCGGCATGATTTTGTTGCCCACCAGAGCAGACCCCCATCATCGTATCTATCGGCCTGTCTTCTGCACGGCCGACTCTACACCTACGACCCGACCCTTGCAGATTCAAAAAAAAGAGGCAAAAGAAGAGGGCGAGCAAAGAAGAAAAAGAAAAGATGAACAATCTGCCTCATGAGATCATAGAGGCCATTTTATGCGCCGGCGTCTGCCCGCAGATCGCCTTTACGTGTCGGCTATGGCGACGCATTACTCTGTGCGGTCCTTACCAAAGGCGCAAGCATACAGCGCGTGTCCGCGGCGGCCCAGCCTGCATGTCGGTTTGGTTGGCGACGCCAGAGCGCTTTGGCGTCATCCTGTGGGCGCGCACCGTCGGTTGCCCGTGGGACCCCCAGGCCATGTTTATGGCGGCGGCGTCGATGGGCAACATCAAGACACTCCAATACTTGTATGTGCATGCCTACCGATGGGACGCTCGCGTGTGCGCCCAGGCCGCCAAGCGCGGCCACATTGAAACCCTGCACTGGCTGCGTGCCGCGGGATGTCCGTGGGACGAGTGGACGTGCGCCGAGGCCGCCGGCCAGGGCCACCTCGCAGTGTTAGAGTGGGCGAGAGCCAACGGCTGCCCGTGGAATGAAAACACGTGCTCCTATGCCGCGGCCAACGGGCATATTACAATTCTGCAATGGGCACGCGGCCGCGGCTGTCCATGGGACGGGCGTACGCTTTCGCGCGCCGCCAGGGCCGGCCATCTCGACGTCATCGTGTGGGCGTGCGACAACAGATGTCCATGGGGCGAGTGGGCGTGTGAGGCCGCCGCCGAGGGTGGACACCAAAAAGTGCTTGAATACTTGCACGCCCGCGGCTGTCCGTGGGGCCGGTGGACCTGCTACCGCGCGGCGCAACGGGGCGACGCGGCCATGGTCGCGTGGGCCATGGCCAATGGCGCGCCCGGTCCGTGACTCGACCAAATCTTGCGTGACCCTCTCTCTCTCTCTCTTTTTGCTCCCTATTTGCATCGCGACAACAAGAATGCATGATGGCCCAAAAATCGACGGTCTTGGTTGAGGCAGTGGGCAAAAAATCGGCCGATTATACGCAACTTTGCTGGGCACCATACATACTATAGGTCACAACAATGATAATAAAAAAAAGACCATAGGATTTCACCTTGATGCAATCACATTAAATTGACGTTTTTTCCTTTTTTTGTTACTTTTACGGCCCTCGGCACTATGGTGTCGGCGGTCGCACTGACTTTGCATGACGCCCATCTTGCGCCTCGGCTTGATGACCACAAAAGGTTAGACACCCGACAACACTGCTCAACACAGATGTCTGACCTTTTAGTGGCGCAAAGGCGATCAAAAAAAAAGAACAAGACTGACGGCACATATTGGGCGGACGCACGCTATAGTGATAACAGACGTAAATGTATTGGTGTGGTTGTGATGTGTTGGCAGTGGGTGGACACGGGTCATTGTATCGGCCGGTCAGCGACGCACATGACCCAGACGTGACCCAGCGGCGGATCAAACCCAACCCACGTGCGGCTATGGGGTCCGCCGCCAAACCAATCGCTCCAACAATCACGCGTCCCAAAAATGTGCTGCTTTCGGCTGCGCCCGGCGCACAGCATGCCCGACGTGTGCCATCCCAAATAGCCCGGCGACTCTGTTGTTGTTGGCGTGCCGATGGTACCGACAGTGTCGGCGAGATCGTCGGCGAGCGTCTGAAAAGTCATGCGCCGCCATGTCGTCGTACAATCGAGTTGTTCGGCCTGTCGGGTGATCGTGCCGTGGTGGCGTGCAAAGGCCTGCTGAAAGGCGCCCGAACAGAGGAGATTCTCAACGAACCCAATCTCGTGTAGGAAATTGCGTGTCGCAAACCATTCGAGGTCAAGGGTCACGGCAACGGCGAGCCGCACAAAAAATGCGGTGCTTTCGCCACGTCGATCTCGAATCGCATCAAGGTAGGCCTCGGGTGCATAGTGATGTTCAGTCAAATGTAGTTGCGTAAACAGGCGCCGATCCCACATGTCCTCGAAAGAGGGCGGTCGCTGGCCATCGGCAGCAATCTGCATACGACGTCTTTTGACGCACGCGCGATAGTGTGCCCGCGGTGCACGGGCTCGCCTCACCGCGTCGATCGTGGCCGTGTCGAAATCGCGATCCAACAGACCACGCCACAGGGTGGGCGCCATGGCGATGCTGGGTTTTTTCGCATACAAATAAACAGAGAATGGCATTGATGAAACATATCACGGATACAGAACACGATGTGAGTCTTGGATCTGAGGAAAAATGCCCAACGCAAACCCCATCACGCCAGGTGGGGTAAGGGAGGATGGGAATAAAAAGTCGGCAATAAAAAAGGGGGCAGGCGGTGGCACAGTCGATGGCAGCGAAAAAGGCGCCACGTACAAGTGGGAGGCACCGGACACCGAGGCCAGTCGGCCAATGTCGGCCAAAGGCAATCGGACCAACGTGTGCACGACAATCTCGATGGGCAGACACGCAAAAGGGTCAATGCGGCGACGCTTGCCGCGTCGACAGGGCAGGCTCTGTGACGAGTCACCGTCTATAGCGACCGCATTTTTGGTTTCGGCGGGGTCAAAGATACTCGTCGAGATGGATCCCATCTCCATGGGTGGATAGGCAAAAAATTCGGCAACGGACAAGGAACAAAAACTTGAAAGCATGTCGCCCTTGAGAAAAAACCCAACGCAACCCGACAGGGAACAATTGGTCGCCATGCCATTGGGCAATCCTGCAGGCCAATGATCCACAAAATCATGACCAACGCCACAAAAGGAGGTAAAAATCGGCCACACGCCAGCCACCAAGTCGGATGGCTTGCGGTGGTCTTTGGTCTGGACCACGACAAATACTGATTCACTGCCGCCTAGTCCAAGAAAAAAAAAGAGGGGATTGGTTTGACCGTCGCACGGCGCATTGGCCGATACACACAGACGCGAGGATCAGCCGCGCCCGCGGGTTTTTTCTTTTCGTTTTTTTTGCGTCAAGGTAGCCACGCTGTACGCCTGGCGTGCATCTGTGAAGCCGTGGGGCGAGCGCGCAAGAAAACCCTCGACGCCAAGACATGTCAGCGCCGCTACAGCCGGTCCCGAAATTTGTCGACGAGTGCCCAATGTGTATGAGCGCGTTGGCCCTCTACCGGCTGCCGTGCCGCCATGCCTTTTGTTGCACCTGCATCAAGCGCCTGCTGTGGGACGGTCGGGCTCGCCAGGGCGCGTGCTGTCCTCTGTGTCGCACTGCCTTTTGGTGGGCGTGCAATGCGCCCATCGCGACGACCTCGCGCGTGCCTCTTATGAGATACCCACGGATGCGCGCCTGCCTTACGGGTGTATCGTCGGCTGCTTCGTCGTGGCGTCGACATGCGCGCTGTCTTTTTGGCCGACCCACCGTTGCTCGACATGGTGCTGGCATCGTGCTGCGCACGTCCGTGGGTCCTGGCGGTCATGCATTTGCTGGCGTGCACACAGCCCAACCTGTCTGCCGACGTGCGTCTGTCGACGGCAGCGTCGCACATTGCGGCCACGGGAGAGGATCAGCGCGTGCGCAAGTTTGTCGTCTTTCGGCGGCTTTCGTCCTACCGCCGGCACCCGGCCTCTTGGCATCTCGTGCGCCCCTTGGCCGAATCTCTGGGCATGGTCGCCCATTGCCGAGCGGCCCTCGACACATGCGGCCAAGGAACGCGCCGACTGGCCATGCTCGACCCCGTGCACACCACCATCACCCTTGCCGACGGACGCATCCTCAATCTGATTCAATACTGGATGTTGTTGAATGTGTCGGGCGTGGCCGACGGCTGCCTGCCTGCGGATCCCAAAGAAGTGGCCGACCTGCTCGCCGACGCCGTCGGCAAGGCGCTCACGTCGCCAAGGGAAGAATCTGTTGTGCGCGCCTTGATCACCACCGCCGCGGCATACGCGGGCACCTGCTCGGAGCGACGCGTCTATCGCCTCTTTGCCCGGCCGACATCCAATGTGCTTGCGCAAACCCGCCTGATTCGAGAGGTGTCCAAACCACCACGTACAGCAACAACAGGGGCAGCAGATTATAGCCTTGCCCGTGTTGTTCGTGCGCGGACGGCCATCTTGCAGTCGATCAAGCGCGCAGGCAAGAACCAGTTTGTAACACTCGCAGACTTGTTGCGTCGCGTCGAGGAGACGGGCTCAACGCCAATACCGTGCGCGGCCTGCGAGCCCCTGTTTGTCAACGATCGATGCCCCAAGTGCCAATCGCTTGCTCATGGCGAAATCATCCAGGCCATCCAGCACCACTGCGATACTGGCTGCATGACCGAGGCACGAGACCCCACGCTCGGCGTCGTCTATGCGCGCCTCAACTAGAGGCCGCCTCCATCCAGACCCCCCTCCTTTTTTTTCCCTTTGGTCAAGCGAATACAAACCCATGTCTTCCAAGAAAACCGCAAAGAATTACGAACCAAAAAATTGCCCTGACAAAGGTTGGTGTGGTCGACTGCCGGTCAAAAAAACTTGCGATCATGCAAGCCAGGAGATTTGGCCGGGACCGCCAAAAAAATGTGTTGGCCTTTTGGACGCACCCGACCACAGACAGCCTCCAGGGTTGTGCGTCGCGCAAGAGGCTCGTTGCTCGCCAAGATGCCCAACCATTTGTGTGTCCTTGGCTTTTTTCCGTGTCTGGTCGGGCGCACACCAATCACGAGACACATGCAAACCACGGACGCTTTGGGCCACAAACAAAAAAGAAGGCGAAAAGAACCACCTCTTTGCAACAACAACAACATGGCGGCGTCAGGCGACGACCTGCCCGACGAAATCCTCTACCACATGGCCTCGTTCATGGGCGCGCGCCAACTGCTGGCCGTGGGCGGCGTCTGTCGTGGGTTTCGTCGGGTCGCGCACGACCCACGCTTGTGGCGGCAACTGTTTATGCGCGACTTTGCGCCTATGTACGCCAAGAATACGGTTGACACATCGCAGCGCGCCGGATACCACAAGACGGAGACCTGGCCGCCCGAAGCGCGTTTTTTGTACGAGCGCGCCGACGCGGCCATATTGCTGCCACCGCCGTGCGAATCCACCGTTGGCCTCCCGGCGCCTCTGGCCCGCGCCTTTGCCATGGGCAAGGACTGGCTGTGGCTCTATGTCGCCCATGCCAGAAAGGCGCATGGACGGTCAAGCGGACCGGGATTCGCGCACTGCCCTGAAAGTCATCAGCGTCTGGGCCAGCACGAGGCCTGGGTTTATGACATGAGGGAAAAGATCGTCGTCGGTGACTGGATCAACGGCAAGAGGTCTGGCTATGGCGTGGCCGTCGAGTTGAACAAGACTGGCACGGTGACGGCGTGGAGAGAGCGCTTCAAGGCTCGCACCAAGTCTTGGAGCGTGTGCCACACCTTTTGGTGCGCGCACTACCGCACGAACCGATTTGCTTTTATTGAACGGTGCTCTAGCGGTGAGCGCGCGTGGCGTGCCAGGGGCTCCCGTGCCGTCGATGGCGTCGCCGACTGGGTGGGTGCCACCAACGTGCTGATCTCGACGGACTCGAACGGCGCCTATGTCGTCAAGCCGCTCAAGGCCGAAAATGAACACGGCGTTGTATGCACTGTCTTTGCCAACGGCGACATCCAAAGGCTGCGCTACGTCGATGGCGTGCTGATGACCGAGGGCAAGTTTGTGTGCTCGCCGCGGTGCCCCGACGCCTGCTTTGCAGGGACAATCCTCCGATGTGCGTGGCGCCGCTCTCACAATTACACCCTCTCGGGTGGCGGGTTTGTCGTGCCCGCCGACCCAACTTCAGAGGCCGCCCGCCTCTTTTGGAAGTATGCAGAGCGCGGGCTCCTAGGGTGGCGCAAGTACGATATCGATCAGTGCATCAGGGAGCGCAACGGCCTGTTGCTGCTGCCTGAACAATAGAATGTCGGCGGCCTGGCCCCGACTCTTTTGCACCCGCCAAAAATCTTTCTTTTTTTGTATTTTTTTGGGTCCTCTATTTCTTTTTTCTTTGTTTTTTTAGACCAACGCAGAGCCCACGACAACACCGCGGGGCGAGGTTGTCGTCGTCAATGTCTTTCAAGCCAATGTCAAAGAGGTGGTGGCAGCGTGGCAATGCGACACTGCCTCCCTTTACAGCCTCGCCATGGAGAGAGGTCGAGTCTTTTAGATGTTTGTTGTCCCCTTTTTTTTTAATAGGCGCTCGCGCCAAAATGCCATATGCGATTCTATTGGCGACCCTCTTTTTTTTCCTACACGTGTGCCTGCTTGGCGCCGACAACGATCGACAGGAAGCGACTTGTACAAGGCCCATCTTTTACCCACTTTTTTTATTTCTCCTGGTGATGACCGCGACCGACGACCTGCCCAACGAGATCCTCTTTTACGTGGCCTCGCTTATGGACATGCGATGTCTGTGGACCATGGGCGCGGTCTGCCGGCGGTTTCGTCTCGTCACACGCGATCAACGCCTGTGGCGCCACCTGTTTATGCGCGATCTTGCACGCAAGTATGATCGAGGCCTGACCAGGAGGCCGCCGCCCACCATGTGCCACGACGTGCCAAACTGGCCGCCCGAAGCGCGCCTCATCTACGAGCGCTCTCATGCGGCCTCGACAATGCCCGCGCCGTGTGGGCTCGTCGCCAATCTCCCGGCGCCTTTTGCCCATGCCTTTGCCGTCGGCAAGGACTGGCTATGGCTGTGCCTCGCCTACACGAGAAAGATGCACGGCCGATCCAGCGGCCCAGGATTTGTGCGTCATGGTGACACATTTGTCATCGGCGACTGGACCGACGGCATGAGGTCGGGCTATGGTGTGTCCATACGCTTGAGCAGAAACGGCAGCGTAGCCGCATGGACGGAATCATTCGACGACAGTATCGCCCCATGGCGAATCCATCACAGCGCCTTTTCGACAGGCTGCCGCACGAGCGAGTTTATCTTTGGTGACCGCTATTATGACAACAGGCGACATTGGGAAACACACGACCAGCGTGCCATCGACAGCAATTCCGAATGGACGGGCGCCACCAACGTGCGAGTCGAGGCCTACACGGACGACATGTACACTGTGACGGCCTTTCGCAACCGTTCAAGACATGGCGTCGGTCGAACGGTATTTGCCAATGGCGACGTCCAAATGCTGCGCTATGCCAACGATCGACCGACGGGAGAGGGGGCATACATGTGCTCGCTCCAGTGCCCCGACGCTCAGTTTGCCGGGAGGACCTTTACGTGCCGGTGGCGCGCTCCTTATGATTGGAGGCATGCACGATACGACATTGCTATCCCAGAGGACGCGATATCGGACGGCGCTCGTCTCTTTTGGCAGTATGTCGAGCGTGGCCTTTTGGGCTGGAACCGGGACGATCTTGATCAACGCCTTCAAGAACAGGGCAATTTGTGATCTCGGCCGTAGGCGCCCTTTCCGTTCCTTCTGCTCGCGCGCTCTCACTCAAAAAAACAGGGGTTTTCCTTTCATCTGTCTGATTTTTTCTGCTCTTTAGTTTGGACCAGGCAAAAGTTGCAATAGTCTTTCAAAAAAAATGGGGGGGGGCAGCCCTGTCGGCCGTGCGTGCGTACCTTTGGAGCCACTATCAGATTGTTGTTGGTGGTGTCCTCTGCCTTTTTTTACGTAGCCGACAAAAAAATGCTTTTTGACTAGTGTTACATTGTTTTTGTTTTTGATTGCCGGTTACCAAATCGCGTGTCCAACTTTGCAAGAAACTGTTTTTTCACATGTTTTTTGTTGTAGATTGGCGTACCGTCCCAGAATGCCCAAGAACCGAGTGTGCGCGCAAATGCGCAACAAATAGATGCAAAAAAAAACGAAAAGGGATGATTGCCATCAAAATGAAATCACGAGGCCAAAAAAATTAGGGGGAAGGGGTGGCATTGCGCATGCCGAGTTTTTATGCCAATGACAACAATTTGATCTCTTGTGAGACAAATTCTGGGACAGGCGAATTTTCTGTGCAGGATTTTGGACCTTGCCCCCTCCCCCAAGCATTCCTTTCAGTTTATGCGTCAAAAAAAAAAGAAAACATTCAATGGATTTGATTGTGGCACACACAAAAGGCTCCCAAGGCGACGCTGACACGAGACCGACGAAAAGAGCGTGTGTCTCCTTGTCTGGTCAGAAAGATGATGAGGATGCTGGTTGGGTCCAATCGCAACCAGACACATTGGCAGCGCCGATCGATCTCTTGTCAGACGACGTGCTCTATCACCTTTTCCACGGCGTGGACATTAACGGAATATCTCTCTTTCCGCCCGAATGCCGTTGGGTGCCAGCCCTCGTGTGCTGGCGATGGCGTCGCGTCGTTGCATCCATCACACGCGCCGACGCCCAGGCGATATCGAGTCGCCTGCGTGATGCCTTGTGGGACACGACACCCCCAGACGGCCGCCACCATCACCACGGCACCGTTCGTGCGTCGGGCATGACCCTCATGCTGCGCCACGGCCTGTCCATCAGCGACATGGGCGCATGGACCGCACATGACCCCAAACCGATTGTCATTGCCACCGTCTTGGCGGCCTCGTCGCCCGAGCGCATGGACGAGGCTATAGAATGGTGCGCCTTGTGGACACAGGTCTGGACGAGTGGTCGCGCTACGTCAACCACCACCTCAACTTTATATCAGGGTGCAGTGGTCCGACCAAGTGTTGCGGATGGCCGCGTGATGCGCGCCATGCGCTCATGATCGCGGCCGCCGGTTCCTGGCAAGATTTGGATGCCCTCGTGCGAATGGTGCGCGCGCACGCTCCGTGCTGCATCAAGATCGCCGCGTTGCATGCGGCGCGCCGCGGTCACATCGACGCTGTACGAGCCCTGATGGCCGCATTGCCAGTGCAAGAAGACGGCAATATGCGCACTATCTACAATGCACTTCATGGCATGTGGTCGCTCGTGGGACGGCATGGCCTTGTCACGTTGGGCCGCTTCCTCCTCGACATGGAGACCGGTGCCGACCCCGTCATTCGCTTTACGGCCAAGGAGCGAGAGCATCTCGCAAGAGTGCGGTCGGGCGACGAGTATCAGTACGACTTCCCATGGGACTGGCTGCACGAGGCCGCCCGATACGATCAAGCCGCATGTCTCGACCTGTGCATCGAGCGCGGCCTGCCCACACAACCCACCGAGTGGGCCGGGACGGCCCTCTTTTCAAAGAGTGCCACATTTTACGCAAAAATGGGCACTCGTTGGGATTTGGAGGCATATGGCCGCTCCCTGTTTATGTACAACGCCCTGCACGATGTCGCCATCACAGGAAAGCCACTCCGAGAAGGCGCCCTCTTGTGGATCGTGTCACAGCCCGAATTCGATCCCCTCTTGCCATGCGCCGCCATACACCACGACTTGCCCACAGACGACAAAGTAGTCCCTTTTGTCGAGTTCCTCTTTTACTATGCGCGAAATTACTACGACACGGCCACGACCCGCAGTGAGAGGGTCCAGGCGGCCGCCGTCGTCGCACAGCGGTGGCCTGATGTGTGGACTGATTTTGGCGAGTGGCTGTGTTTGCGCTCTGTGGCCATCGCCGCCGAGTCGGATATGAAGGTTGACGACTGCATCCCTTGACAAACCCACGAGGACATGATTGAGTCGGTTGCAGGCAGGACACGTTGCCACAACTTGTCTAATAAAAAATTGTTCCAAAAAAAAGATTGAGTAACAACAATGTTTGTGTGCGTGCACGCGTGTGTCCGTCCATCGGCGATGCCACTGATCGTTGAGGAGTGGCCAACCTTTATGCTTTTCTTTTTTATGGTCGGCTGTGTGGTCGTGTACACGTCACGAGCAAACTCCCGTCAGATCACAACACCGGCCGGCGACGGCGCACAAGGTGCCAACATCAACAGATTCTCAATGGCGGGCGACCGCATGTCGACAAGTGCAGCGGCGGCCGGTAAATTGTTCCACGAGACGATCAAAGGACCCGAAAAGAGGTTGGTGAGACGCGGGAGGGCAATGACGCCCAGTTGCAACACCTCGACCGCCGCGGGGTCGATGAGCGCGGCAACGCCGTCGTCGACGACGGCCTTGAGGACAGAGGCCACGCGCACAGGATCGGCCAGCGCGGCCTCGCTCACCGAGGAAGCGATCGGCAATCCCATTTGGGAGGCTCGCTCGCAAAGGGCACTCTCTGTGATGGCCGCGGCGAGCAATGTGTGCGCCACAGAGGAGATGGCGACAGGTCTCGTCACCGTTGCGGCCTGGTCGTCCACCTGAACCAGGTCGGCCGACCACGTGGCGGGCGCGTGCCACCACTCCACCATACGGCGGCATGGCCCCGAATCAAGGCGGTGGTCGGTCATGACGCGATCGATGAGCGTCACAGACATGTCCGTTGCTTGCAGCGCGGCATCGACGGCGCCACATGTCCACTGCGCCAACCATCGGTACCAGGCCGCAACGCACGCGCCGGCAGGCAATGAAGAACGTATTGTACGAATGGCGTCGTCGACGGCCCGCGTCCTGGCCTGTCGCGCCTCTTTGACCATACAAAGGTCGGGCTCGCCGCAAACTGGCACGTGCACAAACATTGTCAGATCAAAAATGTCCTCGGCCTGAAAGCGCACAAAGGCTTCAATCACGCAGAGGACCGCGGCCAGTTCTTGCGCGCGGCCGGGCATGGGGTCGACTACAGCCAGCCGACGCGCTAGCGCCAGGCGATGGCGCAGTAGCACCAGAGTGGACACGTCCGCCGAGACGGGCGTGAGCAGGCCGTGCCGGGCCACAGGTGCGTGCGCCCTCTCCAAAAGGCCAGACTGTGTGGTGCTGGTGCTTGCAAGGCGCAGCGCCGTCTCGGGGTCGTCCACGGCCAGACGCTCCATGATGGCATATTGTATGTCCAAGGGCACGTCCAACTCGTAGCCGACGAATCGACCTTTTGCATTGGTCTCGCCGCCTGTTGCGAGGTCATCTAACGTGCCTTGGTCGTCTGCGGGCATCATCACGGTGGCGCAATGTTTCTCCTCGTGCGATGTGCGTGATAGAATGATATTATGGGGCACCTCTGTCGCCTTGTGCATCTCTGCCAGAGACCAAAAGGCACCACATGGCGCTTTTGTCTCGACTGCAAAACATTCCCGATTGGTCGTCTGCATTTTGTTTGCCCGGCGAAATAAAATTTTCCATTTCTGTGCACAAGAGTCTGTTGCGACGGCAGCAGGTCTGACCGGGGCCGTGCTTGGTGCATTGCAAAAAAAAAGTCGAGCACCGGCGGCCCTTTGTGCCGACCGCACCCAGGGGCCATGGGAAAAGTTGCCCGAGAAAAGCGTATCCGGAAAGCGACAGGAAAAAAAGAGGAAAAAAGAGACAATGACCTTTTGATCGCGGTGGCCGCTGCGGTCACACACAAAAGGACGCGCAGGATGCGGCCTTCATTTTGCATTTTTTAAATGTAGAATCGGTTCACAGTTTATGCAGTAACCATGAATAACAATTTGGTCCGCGTCGTGAGGCAGTTCGACTACAAGTAGATCGGCCGGTCCAAACTGTGTATATGTGTGTGCGTGGCTGGATGGTAGTGGTAGGTTGTTGCAAACAGGGTTTATGTGTGATCCACCACACGAGAACAAGGGCGCGCATAGTCGGCGCGCCCTGGGCGATAGTTGCTGCTAAAGGGCAACATGCTTTCTAAATGTCCCGGTACATGCGCAAGATGCCGACGTGATTCATACGCGCGGCGTGCTCCAACCATGGACTACACCGACGCGCGCTCTCCCACGATCGGTGCGCACGGATGCCGTCGTGCATGGCAATCTCAAACGTGCGTCCGCGCTCCATGCCGAGCAACATCGCAGCCACCTTGGCGGCGCTGTGAAAACCGACGGCCGACCAAAGGACGTAAATCATACTGTAGGTAGGCACGATGCACACCAAAATGTGTGAGACGATCGCGGGGCGGTCGCCGATGATCGCCTCGTCCAACATCGCTTTCGTGTGCCCGCTGGGCAGGCGACGCCAGATCACGGCAAAACAGTTGACGGCCCTGCACGTGCCGCCGTGCGGCACATGACACACCAGTCATTCGTGCGCGCGTCCCCCAATACTGTTGCACGGTCCGCAGTACGCCAGCGGACCCAATATGCGCCAGTCGTGCCCAAAAGTGCGCATGTCGTGCATTGACATCAGCGCCGGTTCCACAGCGTCCAACTGATCGGCCGCAATGCGCGTCAGATGCATGAGCAACGGCGGCGGCCTCGGGATCTCGCATAGGCGGGCGCGCGCGCCAAATTGGTCATAAATGGAGAGGCATAGGGCGCGGCCCTGCTGGATGTGCCGCTGGGTCCGTTGGCCGTGGCCGTAAAGTTGTTGCAGACGGCGCACATAACGGACATGCATGATGATTGCGCGCCACCTCTTGCACGCGTGCCGCAGCCCATCGCCAGCGCATATCCAAAAAGGGCTCGCCCGATGTTGCGGCGCCGACGAGGATCATGTCGAGGATCTCATCGGGCAGCCATCGGACGCAGTCTCGACCGATCGTCCCGTCGTCGTGTCCTTTTTTCTCCATGGGTTTTGTGTTGCAAAAGTTTTTCTTTGTTGCGCCCACAGCGAGGCGCCAAGGCAAAGGCGGCGCGGTCAAACTGGGACAATTCTTTTTTTTCGCACCAATAAACTGTCATCTCTTTTCTCCTCTTTTTTTTGTGTGCAGTGGATTGGTCAGCCAAGGAGCGCCGACGCTTTGCTACGCGCCCACAATTCTGGCCGGCAACCAAAGCCTTGGCTCGGCACGACCGGCCACATTCACAGGGAGACAGGATGCCCCCCTTTGTCCCGACAGGCCCAAATAAAAACGACCAACGGCAAAATATATGTTTTCACAAGTGTACGACTTTTGCTCCTTTTGTTCGGGTCGTCCAACCTTTTTTTTGAGCGGCGCACCAACTTGTCGGACCGGGGCTGCGCCCTGCTTTGGCGACGCGCACTGGCCTAAAATGTATAAAAAAAAGAAAAACACGCTGGAAGCAACGATGGCTGTCCTCTTTTTTTTTGGTTTGTACACAAACCCTATTCTTTGGTGCGCATTTGGGAGGGGGCGTGCTGTCGTGCGCGCGCGACACCCCGCCATAGACAACCTGGGTCAAAAAGGGAAAAAGTAGGCAAATACAAGATGGTGTCTTTTTATTGCCATTTTTTATCACGGGAGATCATCAAGGGCAGTCCCCTAGAAAAGGCTCATACAATTCAGGGCACCCGTGTGTGCGCGCAAAGGCGAGGCAGTCAGTGTGGCCCTGTTTCTGCGCATAGCACGTTGTCCGAGAATTCCACGGACACCCATTGTCGTGTGCCCACTGCAAGGCGTCAAGGTGGCCGCCATGGGCAGCGAGGGCGCATGTCGACGCATCCCAAGGGCATCCATGGGCACGGAGCCATTGCAATGTGGCGAGATGCGCGCCCTGCGCGGCAAAGGCGCACGCGTCCTCGTTGAACCCGCCAATGTTTTGGGCATCAAGGTAGGCCAGGATGTCGACGCGGCCATATTCAGCCGCTGTCCACACGTGTTCAAAATGCAGGCGAATGCCCGCTTGATGCAGCACCATGACGCATCCGCGACTGCCCAGGCGCACGGCCTCGATCAGCGCCACCTCGCATTCACGACGGCCTAGGCGCACAGCCTCGGTCAGCGCCATATTGCCGCACGGAAAGAGTCTTGTCTCGCAAAGTCGCACAAGGCACTGGGGATGGTCGAGCGCGATGGCCTGGTTCCACCACGAGGATAGCCCGTGATCGTCATCGGCATTGTCGCGGATGCAGTGGTTGGACGTATGAGACGTGGCTGCGTCGGTTTGCATGGCATGGGGGACTTGGGTGCGCCTTTTTTTTTTCAAAGAGATGGTTGTGGTTCTACAATGGTTGTGGTCACAAGGCGGCACTGTGCGGGCCACAAGAAATGGGGTTTGGTCGACTGCCTCTCGACCAATCCGTATTGCGCGCAGACATTGGCACCAATTGCGCCTTGCCAACCTATATTGTGTCGGGTTTTCATTTTTTCTTTGTGCCGACAAGTCGACTTTTTTACCGCCCGTGCTGTGGCCATTCAAGGGCGTCACCTGTTGAGTGTAAACCTGCAAGACAAATACTTGGGATTCACGGCATCGTGTCCTCCACGACCAGTGCTTGCGGATCGGTTAGCCGTCGGTTAATTTACACCAAATTGTCCAATCGCAAATCATATAAATCAAAGAATCCCCCTAAAATCCCGGATTTTAGTCGTCGGTTAACCGATCCACAAGCACTGTCCACGACCAACATAATCCTGCAGCCGCAAGGGCACGCACGTCGCTGTACCGAAAGGCGCCACCACATGCCATGCTATTAGCCGCTGTCCAAGCGCAAAGACTGCTACCCGGCCGACAACTATCACGAATACGACTTGATCGCTATGCCGACTTTTGATGAGGCCACTTTTGGACCTCGTGTGAAAAAGCGTGTACATGTGTCGCGCACTCAGAGAATGCATAATGCCCAGAGATGGCATGAACAACGGCGACGGGCCGACCATTGTGGTCGTTGGCCCCTTTCTTTTTTTGAGTGGCCTCGGAATAACTAACTTGCACGAAAAATGGGAAAAATAAATTGTCTTTTTTGACGTACCATCTTTTTTTCTGCTGTGGTGTTCCAGCGGGCAGCCGGCTCTTGCTCGGCTTGATGCCGCAAAAATGGAACCCTTTCTTTTTTTTTCGTTCACACGACCACTGGCGCCCTGGTTCTATTGTGCCATTGGTCGTCGTTATTTTTATGTATGCAGAGCGGAAAAAACAGACGGCCGCGCGCAGGCATCGCATTGACAAGGGAAAAGAAAAACGTGACCAAGCCCTACCAGCAAAGGGATGGACGTGACAGAGCCGCCTCGACTGCCACCCGAAATATGGGCCGCCATCATCGAGCATCTGCCGCGGATAAGCGACGTGGCCGCGCTGGGCATCGCCCTACCCGGCGTGTTGTCGCGGCCGTTGGTCGACGAAATCTGTATTCGTCCTCTAGTTCGCGCACCCAATCGACTGTTGACCTCGGGTGCGCCTCTGCCCATTGTCCAGCGCCTTTTGGCTCACTGGCGGACCCACATGCGCGCCCCAGCGTTGCGTCTGGCCGTCGCCGGCGGCCGCCTGGAAGTGCTCGCGTGGTTGATCGCCCTCTTGGTCCACACCGACGACAGCACTGATCGCACCCACAGGGCCATGCTCGACGGACTTTTTACCATGAACATTGTGCGCCTGCCCGCGTCTCATGGTCAGCCTGCCAGAGACGGCACCCTCGTGCTCAATGGCGTGCATTACAGGCCAGCGCCGGCATGTGCCGTTGTGCAGGGTCTCGAACATGCCATCATAGATGCCATCTCTCTTGATCGCATCGACATGGTCTCGTTGATGGTCGATGCGCTTGGTCGCTACCCTGACATGCCCGCGAAAAGGCGCGCCTTTGTGCGCCTGATGAAATCGGCCGTCGAGCAGTGCCACCTGCTCTCGCTCAAAGTGCTCCACACCCGCGGCACGCCCACCGGACGGTGTGAGTGTCCACACCAGATCAGTTCACACGCCATCAAGCACGACAAGGTGGATGCGCTGCGGTGGATGCGCTCATGGGGCTGCGCGGCCACGCAGACGCCACCGCGCGCCGTCGAGTGCGCCCTGCGCCACAATGCCACAGAGGCGCTTGAGTGGGCCGCCAGTCTCTTGCGTGATCCACAGTGGCGCATTTCGCCCAAGTGCGTGACCGCGGCCCTGGTGCGCGGCAACTGTGCCGAGGCCTTGGCACGCGCGTGTGCGCTCGGCCTCGTCGACACGCGTGCCAACTCTGCGTTGGCGGCGTTGGCAAACTCGGTCACAACAACATGCAACGTACGGGACCGCCCTGCCAACCGCCATGTTGTCGCACACTCGCCGCTCTATACGCCAACTGAGCCTCGTTGTGATCAACTCTTTGTCCATCGCGCGACCGATGGCCTGGTCATGGGACGCACGTGCGACTTTTGGACACGTAAATGGTCCCGCCTTGTGGGTGTTGCAGCCGAGGCCGACCCGATTCCTCAACTGCGCTTTGGCCCAGCCGTGATCCGAGCCCGTCTCGCCAATGTCTGTGGCCGTACGATACTGGCGGTCATCATCGGCGATGGCGACACGACAATGGCGCTCGGCATCTGCACAACAACGAATGGTCCACTGCCACAGCAATCTCTAGTCTTGACGGCCCTTGGCGATGGCACCGATCTTGTCGCTTGGACATTGGGCCGGTCCCTCTAGTCGGCACGTAATGACGCACGCATGGATCGCAACAATAATGCTCTTTTTTTTTCGATTTTTGAAAAGTAATAAAAACCAAAAAGGTATTTTCCGCCTCAAAAGGAAGCGGGCACAAGGGGGAGAGAGAACTTTTTTCTTTGTTTTTTTCTTTTTTTATTTATTGCATCACCGGCTTGAATGTCTTTGGGATATCATGCACAAACGGCACAGGGCTCGCTTGGCCCTTTGGGAGGAGGGGGGGGGAGGGACAACGCAAACCAATTGTGCGTCGCTGAGGACGTGCACGCCAACAAAGCGACAAACCAAAAATGTAATGCGTGGCGGGCATCCCTTTGGGAATGGCGCCGGCTTGTCAAAAAATATTGGGCCGCGGGCCAGCGCGCCCGCTGGGTGCGGCGATTTTTTGCCTCCCGCCAAAAAAAAGGCGGTGACTGTGGCCAGCCCCACTCTTGCCTCGGTCTGGCGCAGTGCGTGCAGAAAAAAAAAAGTTGGACCAACTTTTTGTTTTGTTTTTTTTCCACACGTCTGCACGCCAGGCCGGAGCAAACAAAGGACAGCAATAGACCGGCAGCAGCACCGCGACGGCACCACAACGGCGATGGGCAACCGGACGAGGTCAAAAAGGCCAAAAAAGAAGAGGCGCATCATGCGAGACACGCCAACGCAGGCCGCCCAAGAGCACGACAACGACCACGTGACGATCAACGACCTACTGCCCGTCGAGGTGATGGCCATCATCCTGCAGGACCATCTCGACGGCGACCACGACGCGGTCATGGCCGAAAGGGTATGCCGATTGTGGGCCGGGTGCTTGCGCGTGCGCGTTCAAGGCCAAAGAGACCCAAAGGCCAGCGGCGGACGCGATTTATCGGCTGGGCAGCCCGCACGGGCAACCTCGACGTCGTCAAGTGGGCACGCGCCCAAGGGTGCCCATGGGATGCAGAAACATGCGCCGAGGCAGCACGAGGCGGCCACCTGCACGTCCTCGCCTGGTTGCACGACAATGGATGCCCGTGGGGCGAATCGACGTGCACCAAGGCGGCGCGAGGCGGACACGTCGAGATAATCATGTGGGCGCGCGCAAATGGGTGCCCGTGCAACGTGCAGAGTTGCGCAGTAGCGGCGTCTATTGAAGGGCACATCCAAGTCCTGGCATGGACGCACACCACGGGGGACGCGCCGGACAACGGCTACTTTTGCGCAAATGCCGCAGCAGGCGGGCATCTGGCCACCATCCAATGGCTGCGCGCAAACGGCTACAGGTGGAACGCCTGGACGTGCGCCACGGCCATCATGGAGGGCCATCCATGGTTGCTCAAGTGGTTGCACGCCAACGGCTGCCCTTGGGACGAATGGACGTGCCAGTTTGCGGCCTCACGGGGCGATCTCGACACACTCCAGTGGGCGCGCGCCCGCGGGTGCCCATGGGACCACCACACCTGCATCGAAGCGGCCGAACGCGGCCACATCAGGATCATCGAGTGGGCGCGCGACAACGGATGTCCATTTAGCCTGGACGCATGCTTTGAGGCTGCGCGGCGCAAGGGCCAAGTCGCTGTCATCGAGTGGGTCATGGCGAATGGATGCCCGTGGGACGAGTACGTGTGCGAGGCAGCGGCCCATAGCGGGCACCTGCACGTGATCCAGCACGCTGTCGAGCGCGGGTACGCGTGGAATGCTGAAAAATGCATCAAAGCGGCGGCCAAATGGCACCCCAGGACCGCGCAGTGGATTCGTCGTCATGTTTATGACCAGCAAGCCGCATGCTCGGCAACCGCCGACCCATGACGCCCTTTTGGATGGTCAAGTCATCCTGTCATATCCACATGCAAAACATAAACAATGAAACCCTTTTAAAGAGATTAAAGTTTGGGCGAGTAGAGCGGAGCCTCGTATTGATCGAAGACCGTCGGCAGGTCCCCCTTTGTGGCCCGTGCAGTCGCGGCCAAGCCGACATCTGGCAACAAAACTGGCACCGCCACTTTTTTTTCCCTTTGCCTAAAGCAAAATAATTATGTAGACAGAAAGGATTTACAAACAAAGCGGCCCGGTTGCGGCTTCAGTCGCGATCTATTGCACGCACAATTTGTGCGCAATTTGTGTGCGATCCACAAAAAGGACACCAACAGTTCTGGTCCTGTCAGATACCGGCTCGGCCGGGGCCTGGAGTGGTCGGCTCAAAAAAACCCTTGGCAAGCGGCCAACCGCCAAGTCGTGAGCCAGAGCCATTACGTCATCCACCACAAGGCCCGCGGGCGCGCGATGTTGGCCCATGTCTATAATTTTTTCACGAAAAAAAAATAGGCTGCAATACGTGCGCCAATTGTCGGATGTTTATGTTGGTGTGTCGACACAAGAGAGCCAACCAAAAAAAAAAGAGACAAGCCAACGGACAAAAAACCAAAGTTTATAGCCTTGCGCCACGAGAATTCACGTCTCTGCGACAACCAACGACCAACCGACCCAAAACAAACAAGATGCAAGCGCAACCGCATACAGACGGCATTTGTGACGCAACGACCTCGGCTCTGACCACGACGGCGACGGGGCCGTTGATCAACGATCTGCCGCCCGAACTATTGGATATGATCCTGTGCCTTGTTGGCGCCCTGCCGCCTGTACGGACGGTCTGCCGTTTATGGTGGCACAGGCTCGACTACCTTGTCGACAGTCGTCGCTGCCATCGTCTGTCGGCACAAGACTATATCGCCCTGCTGGCGCGATGGAACTTGAAAGAGATGATCATCTGGGCGCGTGCGCGCGGATGCCGGTGGGACCACCGTACGTGCACCGAGGCGGCACTCGCGGGCCACCTCGACCTCTTACAGTGGCTCCTGGCCAGCGGCTGCCCCTACGACCAACGGCTCTGGCCGTCGAAATCAGGCCGCTGGCATCTGACTCATCAAGCCAAGGCGCTCGACTATCCGAATTTTGTGTGGCACGACGCGCTTTATCTCGGCCGCCCCGATATCGTGCAGTGGATTTTAGCGTCGGGCCATGGGTGGCCCAAGGACGCATGCAATAGCGCCGCTGCGGGTGGCCAGATCGCTGCCTTGTCGATGGCCAGGGACGCTGGGTGCGCATGGAGCACAAGCACGTGCGCCGAGGCCGCACGACGTGGCCATATCGAGACGCTGCAGTGGTTGCATGCCAACGGATGTCCGTGGGACGAGGACACGCCGTGGCACGCCATCAGCGCCAAGCACTTTGACGTGGCCGAGTGGGCGATCGAGCACGGCTGCCCCGTGGGTTCGACCATCATCCTGCGCGCCATGGGTTCGGGCAGCATCAGACTTGTGCAAATGCTCCGCCACCTCGGACACGAGTGGTCATGCAGCGCGAGGCATGCGGCACGCAAGGGACACCTCGATCTGCTCAAGTGGGGCATCACCGACGGTTGCCCACTGGACGGCACAGTCTGCGACGAAGCGGCCGCTGGAGGCCACCTAGAGGTTTTGCAGTGGCTTCGGGCCGAGGGCTGCCCATGGGGCGCTCGGACGTGCAGTGCTGCGGCTGCCGAGGGCCACTCGGATGTCCTTGAGTGGCTGTACAAGAATGGTTGCCCGTGGGACCGTCTGGTGTGCCCTTTGGTCGCCGGCAGGGGCCGGCTCGATATCCTCCAGTGGGCGGTGACCCGCGGCTGCCCATGGGACGAATGGACGTGCGACAACGCGGCCGAGAATGGCCACCTCGATGTCCTCGTATGGGCGCGCGCCAACGGATGCCCATGGAGCAAGAGGGCGTGCAGCGGTGCGGCCAAGGGAGGACACCTCAAGGTCCTCCAATGGGCGCGCGCCAACGGCTGTCCGTGGGACCGCGCCGCATGCCTGGCCAGTGCCACAAGGCACCGTCCCGAGGTGAGGGCGTGGATACTCACTCAACCCAAAGAATAAAAGAGCGACCAACAACCGCCTTGTCCACGCCTCGCCAGCCCTTTGTTTCGCTTTTCCCTTCTTTTTTTGAAAAAGTCGCAACGAAAATACTTTTTGCTTTTGAAAGGAGAACTTTTTATCGAGTTTTCCCTCTTGTTGGGTCCCATTTTTGTTGGCCTTTTTGGTCGACCCGGAGGCTCACACCGACAGGGGCGGCGCCCCCACTTTTTTTTTAAACAAAGTCGGGCCACCCACTCCTTTGGAGGGTCGCTCTCCCTGGTGAGTTTTTTCTTTTCCGTTGGGCGGCCAAGTGCGCTGGTGGTCGCGTCGCGCAGTGCCTTTTTTTTTGATGCGGCAACCGCAAACCTGAGCGCTGCCGCGCATTGGTCCATGCAAAGGTATGCATTTCACAGCATAATCGGCGGTTGGTCAATTCTTGTACAATCAATAAAAAAAAGTAAAAAAAAACAATGATGAAACACCAACAGACACCCAAACAAACACGACATCATGGACAATTGTGGTCTGACAATGGACTACCATAATGTGATATCGTCAGAGCACACCAGGTGCACAATGGCGCCGCCGCACGACACCGCCACGAGGCTGTCAATTGACGATCTGCCGGCCGAACTACTCGATATGATCCTATGCTTGGTTGGCGCCCTGCCTCACGTACGTGCCGTGTGCAAGTCGTGGCGACACGCACTCGACCATCTCGTCACCATTGGGCGATGCCGTCGCCTCGCATCGAGCGACTATTTGGGCCTGCTAGCGCGATGGAACCTCAAGGAGATGATCCTCTGGGCACGCGACCAGGGGTATCCCTGGGACGCCAAAGCATGCGCCGGCGCTGCGCGCGGTGGCCATGTCAATCTCCTCGTGTGGCTGCGCGAGCAAGGCTGCCCGTGGGATAGCCGGGCGTGTGCGGCCGCGGCAAAGTCTGGTCGCATCGATCTCTACCAATGGCTGCGCGTGGGCGGCTGTCCCTGGGACCGACGTACAGCAGCCAACGCCGCCCGAAGTGGACACACGGAAATCATCGCTTCATTACTCGACCTTGGAGCGCCACGGTGGCGCGAGGTGTGTGTCGGCGCGGCACGCGGCGGTCGCCTGGACACGCTCCAATGGCTCCACGACCGGCACTATCCGTTGGACGTGTGGGTCCGCGTGTGGGCGTCGGTGCGCGGTGACGACCAGATCAGCGCGTGGGCATGCGCCCACGGCTGTCCCGACCCTAGAGACCACGTCGCAAGGTGTGGAACACGGCCATCGATCATGGGTACCTAGAGGTCGTCCTTTGGCTGCGCGCAAACGGCCATCCCTGGCCCAAAGATGCCTGCCGTCGTGCTGCTCGCCACGAACATCGGAATGTGCTCTTGGCGGCCAAGGCCGACGGTCTCGTATGGGACGAGTATGTGTGCATGGAAGCGGCCGGTAAAGGGGACATCGACCTGGTCCGATGGCTGCGGATGAACGGCTGCCCGTGGGGCGTGACCACGACACGTGCCCTGGCACGCCGCGGAGCGATCGCACTGGTCGAGTGGGCTATTGCCCAGGGGTGCCCGATTGATAACACCGTCATGGTTCAAGCCATCTACAGCGGCCACCTCCATGTGGCCAAATGGCTCGATAGCGCGGCGTGTCCTCACGATTCGGATCCGGGCACGTGGCACTGTGAACGGGCTATCGAGAAGAGACGGCCCGACCTATTCCAGTGGCTCGTCGACCACGGCTATCCATTCAAACACACTGTTCTTGAGAGGGCCATCGACACCCACCAACCTCGTCTGGTCCAACACCTCTTGGCCCTCGGTCAGACGTGGCCTCCCGACGCCATCAAGAGCGCCATTCGGTCGGGCAGCCTCGAAATGTTCAACTGCCTTTTGGACAGTGGCTGTCCGTCCGGTGACAGAGACGACACCAACGTGAAAGACATGATCCGGCGGGGCAGACTCGACATACTCGATGCATGGGTTGCTCACGGACGTCGGTGGAACCGCGACGAATGCTATGCGTACGCCCAGCGCTGCATGGAATATGAGATTGCTCAATGGATTCGCGCTCGCAATTGATGCCCTAGGCTGTACCACATGGCCCTAATGACAACCTATGATTGCAATCTATAACCAGTAAACATTAAAAAAAAAGGATGACACAAGAACGCACGGCAGGCACGCGCCGCGAGAAGGCGGCGCCGGCCGGCGCCAGCGCATTGTGTTATTTTTATTTGTATCGATCCGGCCGACGCCTGTGGCGGGTCGCATCGCTGAGATTCTTTGTTTGTTTCTAAAAAAACCCTTTGTGTGTTTTCAGAGTGGCGCTTGCCGGCCGGGCACTCGCCGCTACGGTCAAGTCGACCAGATGATGCCGTTGTTTGCATCAATGTCCTTGTTTGGGAAAAGCCTGTAGTCAGGCGGCCTTTTTTAAACACCCTTTCACCCTTGTCATGTTTACACGAGGAAAACCATTATCGATGGCGGCCAAGGGGCTCTGGTAAAAAAAAAGGCCCATCGCAGTCGGCGCGGTTTTGCTTTGTTGCACTGTTCCCACGAATATCCAAAAAAATGGCGCCTATACAATATGGACTGCGAGGCAGGCCTGGCAGGGCAAGCCGGGATCGCACGACACTGTGTCGGTGCGGTGGCGCACAACGACCTTGTCCGAGACCAAGACCCCGTGGTTCCACATGCCTCGCACACGTGATCCATCAGCATAGTCGCATATGCCATCGCCGCTCTTTTTGTCGTGTTGCCACTGACCGTCGTAGCGAGTGCCGTCGACCTTGGTGTAGATGCCGCGGCCGTGGCGCTCGTCGTCCACCCAATCGCCCGTGTAGCGTGCCCCGTTGGGTTTGCACAGTAGGCCCCTGCCGTTGGCCCTGCCGTCCTTGTGCCGACCCACATACTGGCAACCGTCCGAGTACGTATAGATACCGTACCCGTCATGCTTGTCGTTCTTCCAGTTGCCCTCGTAGCGGTTGCCGCTGGGGTATGTGCACACACCATACCCGTTGCGTGCATTGTCGGCCCAAAGACCGACATGGCGCTGGCCACCGGGCCAGGTGTAAATGCCGTTCCCGTGACGCACGTCGTCTTTCCAGTTGCCCTTGTAATGGTCGCCGTTGGCATATGTGCATACGCCGTGTCCGTTGCGTGCATCGTCGGCCCATAGACCAATGTGGCATTGCCCATCAGGCCAGATGAAAACGCCGTGCCCATGGCGCACATCGTCTTTCCACTCACCCTCGTGTCGCTCTCCAGTCGGATAGGTAAAGACACCGTATCCATTGCGCGCCCCGTGGATCCAGGCGCCGGCGTGCCGTGCGCCGTCAGGCCATGTCGCGACCGCGCGACCATGGACACGGCCGTCGTACGATTCGCCTTCGACGCCCGAGTCGATCGGCATCGATGCGTCGGCCGACGCCGTCCAGAGCCGGGCCAGCGAGTGCGCACTGTTGCAATGGCGCGTGGGCATCAAAAGTGACAGACCGTACCCATGAGGTTGCCCATCTCGACAGTCACCCCAGTAGACATGTTCACGTCCGTCGACGCGCAAGACAATGGCGCCGACGTCGATGCCGATCGCGGCGGCGGCGCGTGCCTGCACACGATAAAGCCAGCGCCAACATTTGCCAAACTTGGCAAAATTGCGGTGCAAGAGAGGGCCAAAGCGCGACTCGCACATGTGACGCCACACGGTCGGGTCGTTGGCCAGCGCATGATGGCGACGTGATGTCTGCGACCACAGGACCAGCGCCAGAGGATCGTCGAGGACGGCGAGGATGGCCAAAATCAGTTCGTCGGGCAGGTGATCGAAATAGGGCGCCTCACTGGCCAAGTTGTTGTCGTCTTGGCGGTGCCCTTTTGCCAGTCTCGGCACGTCGACTTTTTCATCGACCCGGCCAAGGTCCTCGCCGACGTCACCGATCCTCTCCATGGCAAGTTGTGCGACAAAGGACGAGCAGTGTGCCCCATGAGGTCCACCAACAGGTGCACACGCCTAGATACCGCCGGCACTGTGACCAATCGCAGAAAAAAAAAGTACGCGACAGGTTTGTTTTTATTTGCCCGCCAAATGTTTCCACTCTAGGTTTGTTTCCGAATGCGAAAAGGAATGCTGCAAGAAGGCACACAATTTGCATTGTGTAAAATGCCATATCTTTGGCACCGCGTTGAAAATATGTGTTGTCCATAATGGATGGCCCACAAAGTAGAATAGAAAGAAAAAAGGAAGAAATAAAGAGACAAAATTGTTTACTGGCACGGCACTCTCGCTATGGTTGTGTGCGCCACATGTAATGCCGTGCCAACGGCTTGTCGGCTGGCCGTGGATTTTGGGCTGCGGCCGAGTCGACCTCTGGCAGGGATCAAACCTGCCAACATTATTTTTTTTCAGAGTCACCAATAAATTGTGCACAAAACTTGCACCCATTCGTGTTTGGGTTTGCATCCGCACCTGGTTTTGCATTTTTTTTCCGAGCATAGTTTGTGCACGATTTTTATTGACGATCCAGAAAACAGTGTTGGCAAATTCGATCCCTGTTAGAAGCCGATTTAGCCGCGGCCCGGCCGACTTGTCGACAGGCCATAAGTCACTGTCACGGCATGAGCCGCGGCCCGCCTCTTGTTTGTCGCCAATGTGCTTTTGGATTCTTTTATCGTCTGCGTGCCATGCATTTCTGACTCGCCCGCCCTAAAGCAGACAACCAACATTTTCAACTGGCCATTGGTGAAAGAAAATGGCAAACACCTGACAGGCGCCCTGGCGGCCCTGTACTCTGGTGCCGACCACTGGCCATTTCAACGCATCCCACCCCATTTCTTTCCGACACCCGCCAACAAAAAATACGTATATATATATATACAATACACGACCACTGTCGCCAAAATGGACACCAGGGCCGTTCGAGTTTGCCTCTTTGCCAGCATTGATGCCGACGGCTGGATTGGCTACAACAACTGCCTCCCGTCAGAACTTGTGGAAAGGGGTCAGAGTGACGTGCTGCGTGCGGTTACCCGCGGCAAGACAGTCATCATCGGTCGCAAGTCTGTGGCCGCTTTTCGAGAGCGCCCGCCCGGTGAGCATGTCATCGTCATGACGCGCGCCCTATGCAAGAGATCCCTCGACGCGCGAGATGACGTCATCTATGCCTCCACACCAATCGAGGCCCTGGCCAAGTGCCCCACGCCCGAGGTCGTCGTGCTCGGCGGCGCACGTACCTTTTGGTCCTTTTTGCCGTACGCCTCGGAATTGCGCGTCTGCGCCCTGGCCGCATGTGTGCGCCGACCCGACACGCTGCGCTCCATCGCCGGCGCACAGTGGGCCGAGGCTGTGCCCAAGTCGGCCACAGCCGAGCAGCGCGACGGTTTCCAAATCCTGACCTGGTTTGTCGAGCAGCCTACTCGCCAACCCGCTGACGAGCCCTCCAAGCCCTATTGGGAAAAGGTAAAGGAGCCAGAGCCCGACTGCGACGACAATGCCATCCCCGAACAAGAAGAAGAACAGGCCTGAAAAAAGACGACAGGGATGCCTGAACAACGACAAATTGTATATAATTCGGGTCCGTCCACCGCGCCTGCATAATCAAACAGGTTTGAAGGCACATAAATTCAAATAGAAGGCGGTACATTTGATGCCCCCGTTGCACTTTGATCCAAAAAGGCCATCTATTTTTTTGGTCGGTCTGTCTCGTCGGCTCCCGCCGTCGGCGCACACTGACCCAGGGCGGGTTTGGTCAATGAGGATCTCGTACATTCCGACTTGCGCCAAACTGAATAACCCAGGCCCTTGGTCGACCGTCGGCCAACAAACCGTGAGTGGGCGCGCTGTTCCTGAGCCAAGGGCAAAAATCGCCTACAAGAGCACACTAAAAAATGGGCAGCCCCGTGTGTGGGTGCAATTTGTCGTGCCATTTTTTTTGTGTACATGGATTTATTCGCAATTTGGGGATCCATGTCACAAGTTTGATTCCTGCCAGAGGTCTAGTTGACCTGGCCGAATGTTTGTTAACCTGCACCAGACGACACAGTGGTGCAGGCTCGGCAGGGCGAGTCGTGATCACACGCCGTCGTGCCCGTGCGATGGCGGGCGACTTTGCCCGAGACAAGACGCTGGCGACTCCACACGCCTTGTACGCAGGAGCCGTCGCTATAGTCCCACGTGCCGTCGCCATTCTTTTTGTCATGTTGCCACTGGCCCTTGTAGCGACTGCCGTCGGCCTTGGTGTGGACGCCGTACCCATGACGGTCGCCGTCAACCCAATCGCCCTGGTAGCATGTGCCATTGGGCTTGCGCAAGATGCCCTTGCCGTGGCTCTTGCCGTCCTTGTACGTGCCCACGTACTGAGCGCCGTCCAAGTGGGTCGAGACGCCGTAGCCGTTGGGTTCGTCCTCCTTCCACTCGCCCATATACGAGTCGCCACTGCTGCTGTAGACGCATACGCCGTAACCATTGCTCTGGTCCCTCTCGAACCTGCCCTCGTAGCGGCTACCGTTTGCCCACATATAGACCCCGTGGCCGTGGCATTCGTCGTCCTTCCACTCGCCCTCGTGACGGTCGCCGCTCGAGTAGACAGACACGCCATGCCCGTGGCGCCTGTCGTCGACCCAGAAGCCGGTGTAGTGCTCGCAGTCGGACCAAACATAGGTTCCATGGCCGTTGTATCGGCCGTCTCTCCACTCGCCCCGGTAACATTCTCCACTCGAATAGGTACACATGCCATGTCCGCTGTGGACATCATCGGCCCATAGGCCGACATAGCGGTTGCCATTAGGCCACGCGAAAGTTCCATGGCCATGTCTGTGGCCGTTGTGCCATTGCCCCTCGTAGCCGGCGTCGATCACGATCGGCACGTCGGTGGGTTCTGTCGAGAGTCGCGCCAGCGAGCGTGTGGTCTCGCAGCGGCGCGTGGGCAACAAGAGCGCCAGTCCATACCCATGAGGCCGTCCATCCCGACAATCACCCCAGTAGATATAATCCTCGCCGTTGATGCGTGTAATAACGGCGCCGACGTCGGCACCGGTCGATGCGGCGGCGCGCGCCTGCGCACGATAAAGCCAGCGCCAGCACTTGGCAAACTTGGCAAAATCGTGGTGCAAAAGCGAGCCAAAGCGCGACTGACAGAGATGGCGCCACACGACTGGATCGTTGGCCAGTGCATGATGGCGGCGCGACGTCAGAGACCACGAGGCCAGCGCCGAAAGGTCGTCCAGTGCGGCGAGGATGGCCAAAATCAATTCGTCGGGCAGGAGATCAAAAAAGGCAATCTTGCTTGTCAGAGGGTCGTCGCCTCGACGGCACCTTTTCGGCGGATCGAAGCCGCCGACTTTTTTCTTGTCGGTTCGCTCAAGAGTTTCGTTGACGTCGTGGGCTCTCTTCATGGCAAGTTGCTTGATAACAATTTGTGGTCGTGCCCTTGGGGTCGACCAACACACATGCACAGAAAGTCCAGACGGGCAACATGCGACCAACCACAAAAAAGTATGCTGTGAATCTTTTTCTTTATAATGAGCAAACTATTTCCGTTGCGATTCCAGCGCCATCTGTTATGTCGGTCATGCTGGGCAACGGCTAGCCGAGCGGCTAAAAAAGCAAGGCAAAAACGATTTGGCCAACCAAAAAAAAGTGGTGTATTGGCCGCCGTCTAGGGGAACCCACACGACTACGACACGAAACCAACAGAAAAGGGGCATTTTTGTAATCCATCTCAACAAGGACAGTAGCCATTCCGCTCACAAACAATGTCGTCATCGTCCTTTGACGCGTTGCCGGAAGAACTCGTGGCGCGCATCCTCGTGGCGGTGCCGTGTCTGGTGCGCATCCGTGAGTGTTCGCTCGTGTGTTTGACGTGGAGCCGACTTGTGCGCGACAAGGCGGCCATGGGCGGCGACCCATGTTTGGGTAGTCGGCGTGCGTACAGCGTTGCATACAAGTGCTTCAAACTTGGCGCCCCCTCGGGTCACAGCGTGAGCCTCACCGAGCAGGCTGCCGCCGCCGGTCATGTGGCGTGCCTCCAGTACGCGCAGGCGCGCCGCCGCGAGCCCATACGGTTTGCCTGCCTTTTAGCCGCGTCAAGGGGTCACGTGGGGGCGCTCAAATGGCTCATGACCCATGGCAGATTAAGCGAATGCATTTACGACCTGTGCACGTCAACTCTATCGGACACGGCGATACGCGGCGGCAGCGTGCGCTGCCTCGAATACGCGCTGGCGTCAGGCGCCGCCTTTTCAAGAGAGACGGCGTGCGCGACTGCCGCTGCCACAGGCCATCTGTCCATGCTGGTTCATCTGCGCGCCAAGGGTTGTCCCTGGACCGACGAGGTGTGTCGCGAGGCGGCCACTTGCAAAAGCGTCGAGTGCCTCGTGTACGCCCATGGCTCGGGCCTGACACTCGACCTGTGCGACGTACAGCACGCCATTGAATTGGGCTACAACGACATTGTCATGTACCTGTGGGCCAACGGGCGCGAGCCGACCGCCGCGTGTATGGACGTCGCCGCTCTACGCGGCAATCTGGCCTGCTTTGCCTATGCCCACACGTGGGGCATATCATTTGACGCATGCCATTGGGAGCGAGTGGTCAAATCGTACCGCATTGATATCGTGCGATACGCGTGCGCTCACGGCTGGAGACCCACACAGCGTTGTCTGATCAAGGCAGTGCGCGCCGGCCACGCAGACATTGCGCAGTGTCTTATCAAACAAGGCTGTCGACTTGATGCCGATGTGCTCGTGGCGGCCGTCAAATCGCGCTCCCTGAGCACAGCGAGATTCCTGCACGAGGCCGGCTGTCCACACGACGAGCGCGCGTGCATGACCGCAGTGCAGATCGGCGACATGAACATGCTGCGTTATCTGCACGAACAATGCAAATGCCCATGGAACTTGCAGGACTGTCTCTACTTGGCCGTCCGCCTGTCGAAAACCCAGGGACGACGGGGGTTCAGCCGGTACCTCGACGCACACTTTAACTGTACCGACGGTCGATGCATCTAGTGATTATGGGTGTCTTTTTTTGCGTCTCTCTCTGTTACCCTCAATTCTGCCGACGCGTGTGTTTGCACACCAAACTAAAACAAGAACGTCTGAGAAGGCGCGAATTGCCCCAAAAGAGGACGATGTTCTCTAGTCGGGTCTCTCTTCACAGCAAGTTGTCTAGTTTGGGAAAAGGAAAAAAAAATCGACGGCGCACATGCCCAAAGGCAGGACAGGAGGCGCACAAGATCAGGCGCCACCCGACGACAACACACAATCGACTTTGACGAAAGAAAAGATAGCGTTGGCCCTTTTTTTTGGCGTGTGCCTTTGAAAACAATGAGAAAAAAAGGGAACCGCGAGGTAACTGCGAATCAATACCAGATTCAAAAAAAAAGATCAATGGAATTCAAGGTTGTCAAGACAATAACAAAGTATGAAATGAGTGAATCCTTTACATCCTTAGACTGTATGTGGTGCGGTTGGCAGGCCCCCAAAGGGATATCTTGTTATTTTTTCATGAGCACACAGCAAGAGGAAGCGAGATCAACGACGCCTGTGGCCATGCCAACGAGGTCGCCACCATCGCGCGGGTTTGGATTTTGTCCGAGGGCGGCTAACATGGGCGTCGATCCAGTTCACAACGTGATCGTGGCCCATCCATGCGGCTCCTCTGCGGCAATCTTTAGGATTCCACGGACATCCATTCTCTATGGCCCACAGCAAGACTCTCAGACTTCCTGCCCTGGCCGCGGCAAATGGCATCGATGCGTCCCACGGGCCGACCGTTGGTCCTCGCCCACTTGACAATGTGCAGATGGTCGAATCGCGCGCCTTTGGTGCACACCGCATCGGGCAGTGTGGAGCCGCTGGTGATCATCGAGTTGAGGATGGCGAGATGTCCATGCTTGGTGGCCTCGGCAAGAACTTTCTTGTCGTCGCACGGACAACCGTTGGCGCGCGCCCAACGCAATATGCCCACATGGCCACATCTGGCGGCGCACGCGCACGTCCGTGGGTCCCAAGGACATCCCTTGTCACGCAGCCACTTTATGACGTCGAGGTGGCCGCCTGCGGCCGCGCATGCGCACGTCCATTCGTCCCAAGGACAGCCGTTGGCGTGCAACCACGCAAGGATGCCCAGCCGGCCTTTTATGGCCGCAGCGTCACAGGCGCGCTTGTCCCACGGACATCCATTGGCGCGAGCCACTGGAGTAGGTCCAGGTGTCCGTTGCGCGCCGCAACAAGACACGTGCGTGCGTCCCAGGGACAGTCGTTGGCGCGCGCCCATTGCAGGATATCCAGATGGCCGCCCTTGGCTGCCTTGCGACACGTGCGCTCATTCCAGGGGTAGCCTCGTGTGCGCGCCCACTGTAATAGGGTCAGGTGACCACTTTTTGCGGCCAAGGGACACACCTCCCAGTCGCGGCTAGCCCAGTTGTGTGTGTGCACCCACTTGAGCACATGGAGATGGCCGCCTCGATCCGCCTCACTAAATACGCCCCCATCCCACGGGCAGCCACGCTTGCGTGCCCATTGCAAAACGGCAAGATGGCCGCCGCCGGCCGCCATGCTGCACGTTAGCGAGTCCCATGGACATCCATGGCGCGCGCCCACTGGAGCACGACGAGGTGTCCGCCCGCGGCCGCGCCGTAGCATGTTCTCCCATCCCACGGACAGCCCTTGGCGTGCGCCCACTTGAGTACCCCTGGATGGCCATTGAGCGCGGCGCGGTTGACAAACCACCTGCCGACTCGCTCACGACAAAGTCGCGTGTCGGCGAGCAGGTCGGCCCAAAGACGGCATACGCTCTCGGCACACACGCTATCATAGTTGCGATCGAGGTGCTCGTTGAGAATGATCGACAGCAATTCAACGGGCAGGGCTCGGTTGATATTTTCGATCGACGCGGTCGCTTCCATCTTCTTGTGCCTCCTCCTTTCGGTTTGTCGTGCAAGAAAAGTCAGGGAGAGCATGTGCGCGCCCGCTCGCACGCTCAGATATACCGACGGCTTTCGTACGAACCGCAATTGTCCATTGCCCGACCAACAAGACCACGCAGACAAAAAAAAGAAAATAGTGTTTTTCCACAGGCGCGCCCTCTGAGGACGGCGGGTCTCTGCGTGGTCGCCTTTGTTGTTTGTGTTTTGAATTGAATTTTGGTTGCCCCTCGCATAGGATTTGTCTTTGCTGATAGGTCACGCTGGGCGACCCCACAACTTGGCTTTTGTCTGGCCCCGAGAAGGCCACGAGGGATTCTGTCGCGATACGCCATTTCTCAGCCAGGCAGTTTTTTCTTTAGGCATCGCTCAAACCCACAAAAGCAGCCATAGGTCAACCTCTACTTGTTTGAGCACACATGAAGCGCACACAGGACCACAAGGATCGGCGCCTCCAAAATAGCGACGGTGGCCATCACGCCCAGAGCGTTGCAGTGGCATCCGACGGTCGACCAGCAAAGGTGGCCCGCATCGACGCCGCCCCTCAGAGGGACGTCACAGAGATCGGGCCTCATTGTCCTGACCAGACATTTATCCATGCCTTGACGGATGATGCTCTCTACCACCTGTTCAATGGCATGTGTGTGGCCGGGGCACCCATTTTCCCGCCCGAGTGCCGCTGGGTGCCGGCCTTGGTGTGCCGTCGATGGCGTGCGGTGGTCGCATCAATCACCCACGCGACGCACGAGCCGCTTCCAGTCGGCTGCGTGACGCCCTTTGGGATGCGCCGCCGCCGGAAAAGATGCATCACCATTCACTTGTGCGGGCGTCGGGTGTGGCTTTGATGGTCCGGCACGGTCTGCCGACAGATGCCATTGGCGCATGGACTGCACGGGACCTCGATCCGATAGACGTCGCCACCATCATAATGGCATCGGCTGTGCCTGAACGGGTGCACGAAGCCACCGCCATGGCAAAGAGCGCGTCTGTGTCGAAAAAGTGGTTGAAATATCTATGCAGCATACATCCACCAGTGCCGGGATACGGCGATCCCGCAAGGGCTTGCACGCGAGGATGGTTGCAGGGCCATGTGCTTGCCGCTGCAGCCGCCGGATCTTGGCCAAATACGGCCGCGCTCATTGACATGTTGCGGACGCGCGGGTCCTGCTGCATCGAAATCGCCATCCTGCACCTAGCACGCCACGGCCGTGTCGGTGCTGTGCGCGCCTTGCTGGCCGCCCCGCTGGAGCAGTGCGACAGCGCGACCATCATAAACAACATCCTTGATCCTATGTGGTCGCTCGTGGGTTGTCACGGCCTGTTCTCGCTGGGCCGCTTCCTCTTCGACGTCGAGCAGGGGCGCGATCCCGTTCTTTCCTACAATGAGAGAGACAGAGACGTGCTCGCCAAAGCGCGCCAACGTCGCATTTATGACGGTCCAAGTTGGATGGCCGAGGCCGCCAAACGGAACCGACTGGACTGCATCGAGTTTTGTGTCGAGTGCGAGCATCCCATCTATCCGATAGAACTCGCTGCCGTGGCGCTCTTTTCCGGCAGCATCGAGTTTTACGAGAGGATCGCTGCCTGCAATGATATTGCCACGCGCATAACAGGCCGGTCGCTCATGGCCGACGCCCTACAATTTGGCATCGTATACAACATTGAAATGGAAGCGAGTGCCCTTTTGTGGGTCGTTGCGCATCCTGAATTCGACCCTTGGTATGACACCGAGGACAGGCAGGTCCTCGACCACCTGTTTGTAGTGCGCGACCGAGAGACCAAGAGTGTCGAAATCATCGAGGCAGCCTCAATCGTCGCGCGCCGCTGGCCCGACGTGTGGGCGCGTTACGACACTCTTTGTCCAACGAACCAATCCTACTTTTGCCCTCCAGCCATCGACACATGGCAGGACGCGATCGATCGCATCGACATTGCTTGTGTGCTCAACGCCCTGACACCCGACATGCGCAGTGATGTCGAGGGCTTTTTGCAGCGGCACGATCAAGCACGCCGTCGCTGCCAACGCGGCGCACCAAAAGACAATGACTTGGTTGTATCTTCCGCTTCTTGCACGTCAAAGACCATATAAATACAAACAGCCAATGGATGTGGCCCTCAGACGAGGGCACTTTTTGTTTCATAAATCAAAAACACAGGTAAAGAAAATCAAAACTAGTGATCAGGGCAATCCGGCAGGCCGGGCAGGTGGCGCGGCGTGATGTTGTCGCGCATGTCGGCAAGCCACATGATCACATGGTGTTGGTCACGGCGCCTGGCGTCGTAAAGGCATACTTTGGAAGACCACGGGCATCCATTTTTGACGGCCCAGTCGAGGATGTGCAGGTGGCCCTTGTGTGCAGCCTCGCTGCATGTGTCGGTGCTCCAGGGGCAGCCCTCGTCGCGCAGCCACTGGAGGACGTCCAGCCGGCCGGTTGCGGCGACCGACGCGCAGGTGTGCTCGTCCCAAGGACACCCGTGGGCACGCGCCCATCGGACAATGTCCAAGTGGCCCTCTTTGGCAGCGTCGCGGCATGTTAGCCCATCCCAGGGACAGCCATTGGCCCTGAGCCACTTGAGGATCTCTAAATGGCCCGCCCCGGCCGCGGCGGCGCACGTCCAGGCGTCCCACGGGCAGCCGACTGTGCGCGCCCATTCGAGCACGTGCAAGTGGCCTCCCTCGGCTGCGCCTGTGGTCACATCTTTGCCGTGCTGGTACCCTGACGCGACGAGCCACTGGAGAATGGCCAAGTGACCTCCCTTGGCCAGGCTGCCCAAAATGGAAGTGTCGTAGCGCGGGCACCCATCGGAAAGCGCCCAGGCGAGCGTGTCGATGTGACCGTTGGCGGCTGCGTGGATGGTCGTGAGATGGTCCCATTTGCAACCATTGGCACGCGCCCACTTCAGCACATCAAGATAGCCACCACGCGCAGCGGCCATGCACGTGCGTATGTCCCACTTGCAACCGTGGGTGCGCAACCATTGGAGGGCGGCGAGTTGTCCGGCTCCAGCAGCGGCCTCGCAAGTGTAGGCGCACTTGGCCGGTGGCCCGCTTCATAGAGCCATTCGAGCACATGGACGTGTCCGCCCGCGGCAGCGGCATAGTAGAGCGCGCCATTGTTGACACATGATGCACCGACAGACGCCAGCCATGCCAACAATGTCAGATTACCGGTCGACGCGGCCTCGTCGGCTGCAGGCTCTGCGCAAAGGCGATCAAGTGCGTGCGCCCACTTGAGCAGAGACAGCCATCCATTGTGCGCTACAATGCACGTCCACCGCCGTCGTCCAGACGAGACTGCATCCTTGTGCCAACCGTGGGCAACAAAGTGGGGCTTCAAGTCGTCCACAGCGCGCGCTCGACGTGCGGTGATCGAGTGGGCGAACCACGCGGCAGGGGACCAGCGGCCGCTTGTGGCCCGCACGGCCACGATGGCGCGACGCCACTTGCGACACACGTGCTCCATGGACGACCACATGACCCGACTGCTGTGGCGCGCGATCTCGCCCACGAGTTCCTCGTCCAATTCGTCCCACGGCGCAACCGTGGTCATCAAATGCGAATAACGGACGCGCTTGTACATCTGATGAGGTTTTAGTGATGCGATGTCTGTGCAACGTTGCTGTGCACTGTTGCCCGCCGACAAAGGGGGGTCGCCTTGTGCAAACTCCAGCGGCAGGTCCATGGATGGCGCAACGACATGCGATAGGATTGGTTGGTCACAAAAATTTTATTTTTGGCAAAAAGAAAAAAGAGAAAAAGATTGCTTTGGCAAAGTGGGGCAGCAACATGCGTCGCGACTCGCAGACTCGTCCTCGTGTGCCCATGCCGGTCCATTCCGTTGGGGCGTCGCTCTTTTAGTGTCGACTCGGATTTTTCGATTGGTTGCAGGGATCGCCAATCTGAAAAGAATGACAAATCAATTTAATTAAAAAAGGGAGCCCATTTGAGTGACCGCGCATTGCCTTGTGTTGGGCATCTCTAACCAACAACCACGAGAAAAAAAACTCGACGACGCAGCGCGCTGACCGCTCCAACATGTCTACGTCGGCAGAACACGATAGCCAAAAAGAGACATCCAATTCGAATGTCGAACGTGTTGGGCTCGCGCATATGCCGCCCGAGGTCCTCCTGCTCATTGGCGAGGCCATCTCACGACCGCGTGATCTGCTATCGGCCCAAATCGCATCGAGGCTCTTTGCCGGCACGTCGCTGCGCGGGCTTGCGGCATGGTGGGGCGCCGAGCACCTTGGTCGGCTTCTCGAGGTTGGCGCGCCACCGGGCGTGGTGCGCGCGGCCATTGCGTACGAGCGCCAGACACTGTCGTTGGACCTCATTGAGCCCGCTGTGCTCTACTGCGATGTGCGCGTCGTCCGTCTTGTGTGCAATGCTTTGCGGGTGCGCCTAGCCTGCCCGCATTTTTGGGGGCCTGTCATCGCCTTTTGCTCTTTTTCTTTCTTTTTGTTGGCACACAAGCCTCCTTTTCTTTCCTACCATGGTCGTGTTCTCGATTTGCTGTGGCTGTCTTTTTGTTTTGGCAATGACAAGAACAAAACTTTTTTTTCCGTTTTTTTGGCGTGTTGCCCGTCTCACGTGCAGAAGGCGATCGACGACGGGTCCGTTGATCGCAGATCCGTGGGCGATTGGGGCAATGATGATGACTGCGATGATCACCATTACGTCGAGTGGGGCAGACACATTATGCTGTCGTCTGCGCGCCAGTACATGTCGCGTGCGATTGCCATCGCGGTCGAGCATGGGCGCATCGACGCCCTCAAGTACCTGACGGCACCGCACACGCGCCTAGGGAATAGACAATATCGCGACATTGATCCCGGTCTCGTTGTCTGCGCTGCCGGGCGTGGTCATACCGGGATCGTCGCCTACCTCCACGATCAACTCGTGGCGCGAGACGATGGGCCATGCCGATGCGCCAAGGCGCTGGGCAATGCCGCGTGGAATGCGCCGACTGTGGACGTTGCTTTGTGGTTGCGCGATCGTGGCTGCAGCGGTTATGTGGCGCCCGATGGTCGCCTCATCGGCGACGCCATTGCCTCTGGACGGGCCGCCACAGTCACTCATATGCTACTGGCCCGCTCCAGCACGTCGTCGGGCATGCGTCCATGCCAAGAGATGCCCCAGTTGGAGACGGCGACGGCCGCCGCAGCCTCTCGTGGCGACACAGAGATGCTCGCCGTGGCGGTCCACCACCTGTGCCACGATGCGACGCCGATCCTTGTGGGAGCGGCGCGTGAGGGTCGTACCACTCTCTTGTCGTGGGTCACTGCGTCCGACGGCGCATGTGTGCCCGCCCTTGGCGCACCCACGCTGCCGATGATGCGTGCGGCCGCAGTGGCGGCCACGATCCACAATCAGCCTACGTCGTTGCGGTGGATTGCGTCGCACTTTCCCGATGCCATTGGGCCAAGCCTCGCGTGGACTGCCGCCGCCGATGGTGCTGTCGACGCGCTGCGTGTCCTCTGCGACCTTTTATTACCGCGGGTGTCGTTGGAGCAACTCGTGGCCGAGGCCATGGTATCGGGCTCGGTCGAGGCCGTGCGCTTCCTTGTCGATGGAGCCGGTGCCGCTTTGGTGCCGGCAACGATCGCCACGATCGGCCTCGCGCACGACGCCATGGCCGACTATGTTTGTGGCAGGCTTTCACACGATCAACTACAGATTATTGTCGATATTGTGAGCGCGCGCCGCGCTGCCGACGGCCACCATCGCGACACGGTCAGGCGCATACACGAGCGCGTCAAGGGCCTCTGCTCAGCCGTCGCCATCGCCATGCATACGGAATTTGCCGGTGGACGCTGGGGCAGCGGCGTCGCGCCTTGCCGCTGTGCCAAATGCAAGCGTCCCACCAAACCTATTATGCCATCTACTACTATGCCGATCAACGACAGTGGCTTGGTTCTGTCGCCACGGCGCGCCAAGAGCCAAAGGATTGGCCTGTCAGAGCCCTTGCAGATCGCGCGCGCTTGGTAGTCTTGTTGTCTTTGCACATTGCGCTTAAAAAAAACAGAAAAAGTTGACTGGTATGCGCCGACCTTTTTTCCCCATTTTTCCACCATTTTTTTTCTTTAGGGCAACGGCGGGCAAGAAAAGGGACCTTGCCCTACAGTATCCACCAGGTTTTGTCTGAAAGTCGGCAATGGGTACCTTCAAATCGGACCGGCCGAGATGTCAAGTGCGCCAAGTATATGGCAATCGCGCGGGCCGAGCAACTCGCCTTTTATTGGATGGGGTCTGCCCTATGGCTTTTTTTTTTGAACTTTACTTTTTGGTTGCACTCCAGGACCGTCGTTCTTTTTTTTTTGGACCAACGACAGCGCCATATACTGCAAAAGAGAGATGGACTCTTTGTGTTTAGAAACATTGTACCATATCGTATCCTACTTGGACCACGACAGCGTCGCGGCGTGCCGACTTGCTTCTTGCAACTTGCGTGTCGTGTCACGCTGCTACGACGGCCTCTGTCGCTTTCGTCGCGTGGTCAACCCTCGTCCCCCCGATACACTCATTGATCGCGCCGCGGCGACTGCGGCTGTGTGTCTGCCCCCCGATGCAACTCTGCATGAACTGGCGTTGCCACAAGAAATGAGGGTGCTCGTGGCTGCGCACCGCCTCCTCTGGCTCTCACGACAACCCCGTGCGCTCCAGACCCGGCACACTATTGTCGACGCGGCAATCGCCATTGGTATCGTCGATGCCGCGCATAGATGTACCTCAACTGTATGGTGGGATGCTCTGCACCTGGTGACCAACACGCTTGCTCACCCTTAAAGTCCTGCCTTTTTCTTGATATTACCATGTCTGCTTTTTGTGTCTTTTTATGTCTTTCTCGGCCTTGTGCACGATAGTAAAAAAAAGGGGTTTTAAAAAACTTGCGCGGATCACGCGGCAAGGTTGGCGCGTAAATGGGGCCAGCGAGCAGCGACTCGGGCGACGAGAGCGGCATCGTCGTGGACCATGGCCAAGAGGCCTTGGCACTCGTCCGGTGACCTGGGTTCGAAATCGTCCCGGTCCACGAGCCATCGGATCGTGGGTGCAGGGCAAACCCACTGCACGCCTGGCTCCCACCAGGGACGATCGCAAAGGCCAGACACAATTCCGCCCAACATGTGCGCCATAAAGGCATCAGCCGCAACCAAGGCCGCACAAAGGTCGGGCCGGCCGTGTGCGAGTGCGGCCTCGAATAGGTCGTACGCCTGCCCGGCCGCCTCGACGCACGGCAACATGTTGGTGTGTTGCAGACGCGCGACGTGCACGATCCAACTGCTTCGGATGCGCTCCCGTTGCCATCGTGTTGGATGCACACGCCCCACGACCGTCGTGCCATCTTCGATCGCAAGCAGGCCATGTGCGACGGCCGATGCGCCATAGTAGCCGACCGCCGACCACAGATCGCACACGGCACATTCGGTCATATCGAGTCTGTCGATAAGGCACATGACGATCTCGACATTGTCGACGGCCGCGGCCTCGTCGAGCAGTTGTCGTCTGTGGTCAGCGTTAAACTGCCATGCGACATGGTCTATATAGGCCGTGGCCTGGGCTCATATGGCATAGCGCCACAGGATGCACGACGATGCCAGACCGTAGTCGTCACAGAGGGCGCAGCATAAATTGTGGTCCAGAGGCCCGAGGTCTGGTGCGCACCGCGTCTGGGCGTTGGCCAACTTCTCGGCCGCACGAAAGCCGTCGACTGTACCAAGTGTGAGGCGGGCGAGCGCAACGGCCAAGGGATAGAGCACCACGAGGCCATCTCCCGCACCATTGCGCACCCATTTTATGCAGGCCGACAGGCACAAGACGCGGCCTCTCTGTGCGGCATACCAAAGACGTGCCTGCCGGCGCGAACCCCGACAGCGCTCGGCTGGCGCTCGATCGATAATGGCGCGCCACAAAAGACACACGCGCGCCGCGGCCCAGCGCCAGCGTACGCCGAGCAACGGCTGACCGCATTGCGAGCGACCCGTGAGCACCAATGTCAGGATTTCCACAGGCAGAGTGTCCATCCTCTGGCTTTGTGTGCCTCTCTCTCTCTTCTCCTGTGTCGCCGTCGCTGTTTTTTGTCTCTTGGCGTCAATGTGTGTTTTTCTTGTTTTTATCCTGATTTGCTGGCTTGTCTAGTTTGCGTGGTGCCGAAAACCCCATGCTTGCCGGTTGCGTACAGCCCTCGCAGTGGTCAGTGGCCGTCGCGCGAGCAACAAAAAAAGCGAAACCTGGCACTTTTCTTTTCCTCTTGTTGCGGGTTTTGATGAAAGGCGTGGCCAGAAAAAAGTGTGCGCGCCGACTGCCTTTGTCGTCGCGCGGGCTGGATGGATCGTCCGGCCTCGCCTCTGCCGTGCCCTAATATCGAGACAAAGCAGAGCCATCCTGCGGTCGACCCTCTCCTTTTGCGCCCCTCCCCCATGCGATGCATAGAAAATTTTTTTTCTTTTGTTCTTTTCCTATTCTTTTTTTTGGCCAAGTCATGAAATCAATAGATGGGTTCGGGCGGGCAAAGGGGGCGAGCGGCCATCGCGCGATAGGCCTCGATCCATGTGACAATATGCCGACGGCCGTGCCGACGGGCCTTGTTTAGGCACTTGTCCATGTTCCACGAGCGCCCACTTTTGACGATCCACACCAAAAGATCGAGGTTGCCTGCCGAGGACGCCACTGCACGCACGGCAATGTGATCGTCCCACCGGCAGCCCTGGGCCACAAGCCACTGCAGCATGGACAAACTCTCGACGATCCTTGCACTGCGACACATCGTGTCTCGATTCCAAGGGCAGCCGTTGGCTCGCGCCCATTGCAACATGTCGAGACGACCACGGTGCGCTATGTTGGTGCATACCCGCTCGTCCCAAGGACAACCGCGGGCGTGCATGTGCTGCAGGACAGCGAGCGATCCCACGGAAGCGACCATCGCGTAGGCGTCCTCGTCCCATGGCCTTGAATGCGTGTGCAGCCAGTCGATCACGTCGAGGTGGCCATTTTCGGCCGCCGCGGCAAAAGTATAGGCCTCTGCTCGGCAGCCGTGCGCCGAGAGCCACGCGAGGACGTCGATGCGCCCGCCACGCGCTGCAATATCCATGACCGTATTGTCATAAATAGAATGCGCCAACAAGGACGGATGGCCGACTACGCCATAGTCGTTCTCGGTAAACAGTGCACAACCCTGACCCAGGGTCCACTCGGCGACATCGAGGTGGCCGCCGATGGCGGCAAAGGTCGTCGCCAGTGGGTCCCACGGACATCCGTTGGCCATGGCCCATTGGAGCGTGTCGAGATGGCCTCCATAGGCCGCGTGCAGGCAGGCGCCTTCGTCCCACGGGCAACCGTTGGCACGCAGCCACTTGAGCGCATCGAGTTGGCCGGCTTCGGCCGCCCAGTAGCACGCGTCCCTGACAAACTCGACCCCTTTGTCGTACAGCCAAATCATGGTACCAATATGACCGCCCTCGGCGGCCTCGGCCATCACAAGCCCGTCGAATCCGCACCCGTTCTTGTGCAACCAGGCGAGTGTATCGGTATGTCCGCCGCGTGCGGCCCTGCGGCCGACACTGTGTGCACACAGGCACAGCGATGTGTTGGATGGCACATCGCCATGGGACTGCGCCTCGACGTACCTGGTCCAGCAGCCGCCTACCGCATTGCACCCATGTCCATGCAGGCAGAGCCATGACAGAATATGTGTTTGACCTGCGCTGGCGGCCGCATCGAGTGCCGCCTCGCCGTCGGAGCGTCCAACGCGCCCCATGGCGACGGTCAAGCGCAGGCTGGCCAGGTCGCCTTTGGCTGCCGCGGCCACGAGGCACTCTCTGGGCTGCACCGGGCAACCCAGTGAAACCAGGCGTGAGAAAAAGTCGCCTCGGCCGGCGTCGATGGCGGCCACGGCGACCCGTTCGTTCCAGGGACAACCACAATCGCGCGCCCATTCGACCAAATGCCAGTGGCCGGCGCAGACAGTGGCCGAGAGAAAGTCGACTTTGGAGGGGTCCTCGGGTCGACGCTTGGCCGCTCTGCCTATGATGATAGTGCGCCACGTGCGCGACACATGCGTGCAGACGACACGGTCCAAGGGCGCGACAAAGGCCAATAGGGCGTCGATCAGTTCCAGAGGCAGATCATTGATGGTCAGACCTCTTGCGGTGGTAACTGCGGTTTGTGCCGTTGCCATTCTGGGTTTTGGGTGGTCTTTTGCTGTTTTTTTCCTATGGGCAAACCCAACAGACGGATTCTATCTTTTTGTTGTAGTTGTGGTAGTTGTTTTTTTGTTGACAGACATCATGCTCTCTGATTGGCCAATTTTTTGTGAAGCCAATGCAGAGCCACATTTCTGGCACACGGGCCAACTAGAGCGAAAAAAAAAATAGTAAGCCAGCACGAGACCACCGCGCACCAAGGGACCTGCTGCTGGCGCGACAAAAAGGACCTGTCACTTTTTTTTTGACAGACCAAGTGGCGCCGCGCACGCGCAAGAGGACGACACCATAAAAGAGGCTTTTTTGGTCAGATTATTTTAGAAAAAAACATAAAAGAAAATGAGGAAAAATGGACGTGTTTTCTTTTTTTATTTCTGGTGTGTTGGTGAGAGGGGTCGGGTGTGGCAATCAAGTGGCCGTTGCGCGATGGGCCTCGATCCACGCGACAATGTGCTTGCGGCCGCACCGATGAGCCTCGTTAAGACATACGTCCATATCCCATGGGAGACCACTCTCGGCGATCCACGCCAAGATGTCGGGCTTGTTGACCGATCGCGCTACGACCAAAGGTATGCGATCGTCCCAGGCGCAACCTTGGGCAATGAGCCACTGGAGCACGGCAAGGCCACAATGAGGCGCCGCGTTAAAGCACAATGTGTCGCTGTTCCAGGGGCACCCGTTGGCCATGGCCCATTCAAGTGTGTCGAGATGGCCGCCCTGGGCTGCTCGCGCGCACACACGTTCGTCCCATGGACACCCTTGGGCGCGCAGATGTCGCAGGGCGTCGAGCAGGCCATGGTAGGCCAGTTCGGCGCACACCTCCTCGTCCCAAGGCCTGCAATGCTCGTGCAGCCAGTCCATCGCATCGAGGTGGCCGCATTTGGCCGCCTTCCGGAATGTCCATGATGTTGCTTGGCACCCGTGCGCCCAGAGCCAGTCCATCACGTGGAGATGGCCGTGTTCGGCCGCCTCCCGGAATGTCCACGGCGTCGCGTGGCACCCATGCTTTTGTAGCCAGTCGAGCACGTCAATGCGACCACTGCGCGCCACAACGTCCATGGCCGTACATTCCGAGATGAGTCCGGCCAATAATATCGAATCGTGGTACATCACCTGGTCGTCGTGCTCGGTGATTAATGCACAACCCTGTGTGAGCGTCCACTCGGCGACGTCAAGGTGACCGCCGATGGCAGCAAAGGTCGTCGCCAGCCGATCCCATGGGCATCCATTGGCCATGGCCCATTGGAGGGTTTCAAGGTGGCCGCCGTAGGGCCGTGCAGGCACGTGGTCTTGTCCCACGGGCAGCCGTTGGCGCGCAGCCACTGGAGTGCATCGAGTTGACCCGCTTCGGCTGCCCAACAGCACGCGTGGGCCGTGAGTGACACGCCCTTGTCGCGCAACCACACGAGGGTGTCGATGTGACCGCCTTCGGCAGCGCTGGCTGTCGTGAATCCATTAAAGACACATCCGCGCTCGTGCAGCCACGCAAGGGTCTCGTTGTGGCCCCCTCGCGCGGCCGCGTCTCCAACATCTCGGACACACATGCAGCGTTGCCCAGGAGTTTGTCGGCGCGCAGCGACGTCACAAGGTGCCGCGCCCAGCACGTCGGGCGCCCACACGCGTAATCGTGTGCGCAGAGCAAATTGAGTACGCTGGTTTGGCCCGCGCCGGCGGCTGCCTGCAGGACCTCTTGTGCCTCGTCGCGATCCAAATGTCCCATGGCCATGATCTGTCTTAGGCTCTCTGGGTCGCCTTTGGCGGCCGCCGCGATGGCGCACGCCTTGGGTGGCGTGGGACAACCGAGCGCGGCGAGGCGCGCAAAAAGGTCCCGGCGGCCCGACTCGATCGCAGCCACTGTGGCCGCCCCACTCCATGGGCAACCCTGGTCGCGCGCCCACTCGACCAGATGCCAATGACCGGCGCGGACGGCGGCCGAGAGAAAATCGACCTTTGGCCCTCCTTTGGGTCGGCACTGGCTCAACCTGGCCATGACAAGGGCGCGCCATGTGCGCGAAACATGGGCACACACTATGCGATCTACTGGCGCGACAAGGGCCAGCAGGGCATCGACAAGTTCCAAAGGCAGGTCGTCCATCGTGAGAGCCGCGGTGTTGTGCAGGGTGTCTGTCGGTGGTCCTTTCTTTGTCTTGGCGACGTCCGCCCTTTTTTACCCTAGGCCAGCAGCGATGGTGCGCCTTGCTTTTTTGTCTGGTCGCCTTTTTTTAACTGAATGGCGCTTTCTTTCTTTTTTAAACCATCCAACAAAGAATAAAAAAGGCCTGGATGTACTGGGCCAATACGAGAGAGGCGATGCACACAAACCCCATGTGAAAAATTTTTGGCGCCCACACTGCGCTTGCGATAACCATCCCAGTGTGACGTGCACTTTTTTGCAAGTCTTCTTTTTTTATGGTTGGCAAAGAGACAAAGCAACCTGAAAGAAAAGAGGCAAAGACAGACAACAAGCGCCACTCGCCTTTAAAAAAGGCACCGCAAAAAATATGAAATTGATTTTTCTTTTCTCTTTTTAATAAAAAACATTTTCTTTGTCATCGTCAGATCAATACACGGGTTCGGGCGGGCGCAAGACCGAGGCATTTGCCCGATATTCTTGGATCCATGCGACGACGCGCCGTTGACCAAACTGGCGGGCTCCGTTCAGGCATGCGGCGAGGTCCCAGGGGCGACCACTTTGGACAATCCACGCCAAGAGGTCGGGCTCGTGGACCGCCTTGGCCACGGCAAGCGGGATGTGGTCGTCCCATGCACACCCTTGCGCCACGAGCCATTGGAGCACCTGTAGGCCGCAATAAGGAGCGGCGACGTAGCATATCGAGTGGCGGTCCCAGGGGCACCCGTTGGCTACGGCCCACTGGAGCACTTGAAGACGGCCGCCGGCGGCCGCCCTGGCGCAGACGTTTTCGTCCCAAGGACACCCTCTTGCGCGCACGTATTGGAGTGCGTCGAGCATGCCCCAATAGGCAAGTACGGCGCACACCTCTTGGTCCCACGGGCGGCAGTGTTGGTGGAGCCAGTCGAGCACTGCAAGTTTGCCGTGTCGAGCCGCCTGGAGAAAAGTCCACGACGTTGCCAGGCACCCGTGCGCGCGCAGCCATTCGAGCACATCCAAGCGGTCGGTGCGCGCGACAACATCCAACGCTGTATCTTCATAGATAAATGCGCCAACAGATTGATGGTAGATGGCCTGGTCGTCGCACTCGGTGATTAGAGCACACCCTTGGCTCAAGGTCCACTCGGCCACATCGAGATGGCCGCCGATGACGGCAAAGGTCGTTGCCAGGCGATCCCACGGGCAGCCGTTGGCCATGGCCCACTGCAGTGTCGCCAAGTGGCCCTCGTAGGCGGCGTGAAAGCATGTCATCTTGTCCCATGGACAGCCATTGGCGCGTAGCCACTGGAGCGCCTCAAGCCGTCCTTTGGCTGCTGCCGAAGAGCATGCCATGCTTTTGAATGGAGCGCCATTGTTGTGCAGCCACGCCACGGCCTCGATCTGGCCGCCCTCGGCAGCGCTGGCCAGAGTGTATGCGTTGAGGTGGCAACCCTTGTCCTGCAACCACTGGAGCATTTCCATGTGCCCACCACGTGCGGCCTCGCATCCAACGTGCTCGTCGCAGATGCACATGTTGGTCAGCGGTTTGTCGACGCGGGGAAAGACGACAAGAGGCCTGGCCCAGCACGAGGGATCGCCACATCCATAGTCGTAGGCGCAAAGCAAGTTTAGCGCATTAATCTGGCCCGCGCCGGCGGCCGCATAAAACACATCCTCGCCGTCACAGCGATTCAGGCGGCCCATGGCGATAATTCGTCCCAAGTTTTCCGTGTCGCCTTGGATTGTTGCGGTCCGAGCGCATGTTATGGGGCTCACGGGGCATCCAAGGGCGACGAGCCGCTGAAAGAGGTCGCCGCGGCCGATAGCAAGCGCAATCGTAGCCGCTGTGTCGTCCCATGGGCACCCGTGCTCGCGCGCCCATTCGACCAAGTGCCAGAGGCCGGCGCACACGCGCCCGAGATAAAGTTGGGCAACCGTGCGACGTGCGGTGATGACATGCGCGGTCTTGCGCCGAGGATGGCGCGCCATCGAGACGAGACATGGGCACAAACAATGCGGTCGACGGCTGTGACCTGGTCCAAGATGGCATCTACCAGTTCGATGGGCAGATCGTTGATAGAGAGACCTGTGCCAGTGTTGGCCACACCGCCTACAGCCGCCATCGCCTCTTTTCTCTCCTTAAGAAAATATTTTTTGGACGCTTTGTTTTGTCGTGTCGTTGTTGGCGGCAATCCTTTGCACAGACTTTTTAAACACCAGGCTGTGGCCCGGCACAGGCACGCGATCCGCCTCCCATCATTTTTGGGCCAATGCCCACAATGTATGTTCGAGCCAATGACCCAATTTCGCTTTCGGTGCCCCGGCCGAGTCACAAAGACGGGGGCACAGACGGCACAAAGTTGGCCCCGCCGATGGCTAAATGGCATATCGAGGGGCGGTGCCGCCCAAAGGGGCACGACTTGCGCCGCGCGGTTTCTTTATTTTGTTCCTCACCAATGAGCAACAAAAAAGAAGGTGGCAGTTGCGTATTTAGATGAATTTGAAAAAGAAAATGATAATCTCTTTTTTTTCTTCCAAACAAAAAACCAACGCCGTTTTCGCGTGGTCGCAAGAGATCAAAGGACAATGTCATTCATTGTCGAGTCACATCAAAGGGGTCCTGCAGACAATCAGGGCGACGTGGTGGCCGCGCGGCGCTCTTCAATCCATGCGGCGACGCGCTTGCGGCCACAGCGACGGGCCTCGTCGAGGCAGGCATCGAGGTCGCATGGGCGGCCGCTCTCGACGATCCACGCCAAGAGATCGGGCTCATTGACCGAGCCTGCCGCCATCATGATGATGCGATCGTTCCACGCGCACCCCTGCTCGACGAGCCATTGGAGGACGGGCACGCCACAGTGGGGCGCCGCGTACAAGCATATCGCGTCGCTGTCCCAGGGGCACCCGTTGGCTCGCGCCCACTGGAGCACGTCGAGATGGCCGGCGCGTGCTGCCCCAGCGCACACGCGCTCGTCCCACGGACACCCTTTGGCGCGCACGTGCTGCAGGGCGGCCAAAAGGCCCTTGCGCGCAATTCCGGCGCAAACTTCTTGATCCCACGATCGACTGTATTTGTTTAGCCAGTCGAGCACGCCAAGGTCGTCGTTTTGAGCCGCCCGCACGAGGGTCCACGTGGTGGCCCGACACCCATGTGCCTGCAGCCATTCGAGTGCGTCGATCGTGCCCGTGCGCGCAACAACGTCCATGACCGTCTCCTCGTAAATGCGAAAGGCCAGAAAGGACGGATGGCCGGTGACCCCATAATCACTCTTGGTAAACAGGGCGCAGCCTTGGCTCAGGGTCCACTCGGCCACGTCGAGGTGGCCGCCAATGACGGCAAAGGTCGTCGCCAGCGGGTCCCACGGGCATCCATTGGCCATGGCCCATTCAAGGACATTGAGATGGCCTCCATAGGCGCCGTGCAAACATGTGGCTTCGTCCCACCGACAGCCGTTGGCGCGCAACCACTGGAGTGCGCCGAGTTGGCCGGCTTCGGCTGCAGCCGAGCACGCGCGGGCACTAAACCTCACACCGTTGGCGTGCAGCCACTGCAGAGTGTCAATGTGGCCGCCTTCGGCGGCGCTGACCATCACCTCATCATCAAAGTGACAACCGTGCTGTTTGAGCCATACGAGCACATGGTTGTGACCGCCACCCGCGGCTTCATGGGCGACGTGGTGAGCGCACGTGCAGTCGCTGTATCGCGGCCTGTTGGTTCCAGGCAATACAACAAGGCGTTCGGCCCAACATGCGGGTGTTCCGCAGGCATAGTCGTGTGCGCAGAGAATCTCTAGTGCGTCAATGTGGCCTGCGCCGGCGGCCGCGTAGAGCGCCTTTTGGCCATCACGACGGTCAAGCCGACCAGTGTCGATGACGTAGCGCAGGCTGGCCAAGTCGCCCCTAGTGGCCGCGGCCGCGGCACATGCCTTGCTCTCGATGGGGCACCCAAGTGATACCAGACGCGCGAAAAAGTCGCCCCGACCGGCGTCGAGTGCCGCCGTTGCAACATCAGGGGTCCAGCGACAGCCATGCTCGCGTGCCCACTCGACCAGGCGCCAGTAGCCGCACCGAACGGCAGCCGAGAGAAAGTCGACCTTGGACCGGGTTTCGGTGCGGTTTCGCGTCGCCCTGGCCATCGCGACGGCACGCCATGCACGCGAGACGTGCGCACATACCACACGGTCGACGGGTGTGACCTGATCCAAGATGGCGTCGACCAGTTCAGGCGGCAGGTCATCGATGGTGGGACCAATGATCCCCTCGACTGTCTCTTCCATTGTCCTCATCCTTTTTCTCTGTCTGGTCATGCTTCTTGGCGACGTCTATGTTTCAACAGGGATGCGGTTCTCTTTTTGTTGTGGCTACAAACTTGGCCGTCCCCACTGAGCGAGCCTTTTCGAGTCTTTTTTCTGTCCAATGATGAGTTTTCTCTCTTTCTCTCAACAACAAAGGGCTAAAATTGATAGAGTTGTCTCATGGGTGGCGTCAAGCGCGCCCAAGGGATACGGGTCGCCGGTCGCCCTTTACCGCACCATGACCAAGTCTGGCACCACTTTTGTGGCCGTCCTGACGGCGGCCGACTTGTGCGTCGACCCTCGCTCTTTCGGACCCACTATCGTTGGGTTCGACGCCGCGCGCCTCCTCCTACGGGGTCCCTCTACTTGTCTCTGCGATGGCGCGCATTGAAAAGGCTTGGCTATTTTTTTAATAGGGAAAATAAAGGTTTGACTTTGGCACAACAGGGACGGCAAAAATTTGTAATGTATGACCAACATCCTTACAAAAAAGAGAGTAATGCGGTCGGCCGAGTGTATGCGCTGTCGCCGTCGCAAGTGGCCTTGCGAGGCCACAAAAGGAACAAGGGCGGCAATTCCAGACACAAAAAACACCCAGACGAAAATGGTCGAACAAAGTGGTCGCCACTTTTCGAAACTTTTTTTAGATGTTTTAGAATCATCGCACGTGGCGTGTGGTCCTCGCGGCAACCAATCGGCGCCTCATTTTTTGCGCCGAGTGTGGCTTTCGCTGCAGTGTCCGCGAAGGAAGGTGTCAACACAAGAGGAGGGGTCAACCACAATACTGCCGAGGCTCGGCAAACCCCAACAATTCGCTGGAAGAAACCACACCCGCGCACAGGCATGAACAACCGCATGCATAACGCGTCCAATGTTTTTGACCGATTGCCCGACGAACTCGTGTTGGCCGTGTTGCGGTGGTTGCCGCGTGCACGGTCTGTCGTATGCTTTGGGGCGACCTGTCGCCGCATGCACGCGATCGCGACAGACAGCGTGTTATGGCCTCCATTTGCCTCGACGTGCACACTCGCCAACGGCGACCAAAAGCGTCATCTCAATGAGTGGTATGGCCACGGCTGGTCACTGCTCTACAGAGCGTCGCGCGACGGTTGGGGCGCAAGCGACTTTCACCGTGCGTGCGACGGCCGGGGTCCCACGGTGGCAATCATACGTACCACAAAAGGTCACCTATTCGGTGGTCATCTGTCCAAATCTTGGCACTCGCGACGCGAATGGATACACGACCCCAAGGCGTCCCTGTTTACGCTCTCCAACGCCCGCGGTACGCTGCCGACACGCTTTCCCATTGTCGATGCTGCATGCGCCGCCTGCGGCGACGACCGCTACGGTCCAGTCTTTGGCGGCAAGACCGGTGGCAACGACCTGCACATTGCATCGCACCCGAATGTGCCGCCCATCTACACCCGCCCGCACTCTTTCTTTCCCAACACCTACATGGACCCCGAGGGTCGAGGCAGGGTGGATCTCCTTGCCGGCAACTTTACTTTTGTCGTCGGCGAAATCGAGGTGTTTACGCGCTAGGCGGTTCGGTCCTCGACGCTGCCCGCCCTGTCAACGGGTCGCCGCGACAGAGTCTGAGGGCCGACCCCCCTTTTTTTTGTCGCAAGGAAAAAAAGCGGCTTACTTTGGTGGAGACGTGTGTTGTGGCTGCTCGTGCATTCTTTCCGCCCACACGGGCCACCATGTTCCAAATAAAATATTCAAAAAAAAAGACACGGCAACGAAGCAGTCCAAAGGCTGTGCGCCCCTATGCGCCACCGCACAAAAAGGTCGTGTGCCGTACAACCCGCAACAAAAACGGCCCCCGATACGTTGCTTCTTGCCTGGGCATTGATCAGCACATGGCCGACTCATTTGGCACGGGCGCCTTGAACCAGGCCGACGCCATTTTTATGTACTTTTTGTGTGACGAGCAAGCACGACAGTGAACCCCGACGCAAAACCACGACAGACCGCACTTTCTTGTCGTTGTCTTTGTTTTTGTTGCTATCGCACGTCAGCGCATTTCTTGGCAATATAGGCTTGCAAAGATGACAGTGTTTGCCTTCTTTTTTTGCACTCAACGGGCTCTGGCCATAGCGACAGCATCCCCGTTTTTATTTTGCTTGGCCAATCAAAAAAATTCTCTTGTTTGAGAAGAAGACAAAAAATCATGCGCTTTGGTCGTGTGTGGCGCAAACCTGCGCGCGCACGGTCCGTGTCGCCGGCGGCTGCCACGAAAGAGTGGACCAACATCAGAGACGCAACCGTCTTTTTTTTGCACAAAAAGCCTAGAAAAAAGGGCACACAAAAGCCATGCAGGACGGCGACGTGGCACAGGTGCTCTTGCAGATCGGTGCACGAGCAGAGGGTCCGACGCTTCTGGAGATGGTCTTGCCCATCGACGGCCTGTGCCAAGGGAGCCGCTACTTTGCTGCCTTACTCCGAGGCGGCTTTCGCGAGTCAATCAGCGACCACTCACAACGTCCTGAAATTCGAGTCGTGATTCCTCTGCCACAGTGCGCGCCGTGGGGTCTCGATGCCGTGCTGGGCCATGTCGCGGGTACCGCCGACCGGCCCCAACTCGGCGCGGGCCTCTTGTACTGGCCCACGCTAATTTACCTCGGCGCCGACGCGTGCCTGCGACAGTATGCCGACGCCTGGAAAGGAATGGCTGACGTGTGGCCTTCTCATCGCCCTGCGTGTCCACGCGATCAATCTGCGCACACACTTGACGCAGCGACGGCGACGACAACGACGCCGGACCCCATGCCCGAACCCGAAATGCTGCTGTCGGTCTATGCCCGTGCAATCCTGGGCGACGTCGACACGACACGCACAAGCGAACTGGACTGCGGGGATCGACTGCAACACCCAGCGGCCGTTCTGTTTGAACGCGACTTTCTTTGGTCTCTCTATAACGCACACCATGTCGAATACTTCAACTGTGAAGATTGCGATTACGGCTGCTGCGATCGCGTGCGTCACGAGTGGGTCGCCGCACATATCCGACGCTATGGCGATTATCGTGTCGCTCTACTCGGCGCGTGCGACCGGAGCCTGGCGCGCCTGCGCTCTACGCTCACAAAGAGTTTGTCATGCTCTGCCGACTGTCTCGACATGTGTGTCGGCGGCGACCCGGCGCTGCTGTCACTGGCCACCATGACCGCGCTCCGCGACTGGCACCGTGCCATCTCGCCGGCCAGTCCTTACACCTCGTCTCCGTATGCCTTGTCGCTCTGCAATCTACTCGACCCCGTCTGTGCCGCACGTCTGATTGTGGGATGCGACACAGAGGCACTGGACGAGGACGATCGTGTTGTAAATGACATTGGCGTGGAAGGAAATCAGGACCCTGTGGATGAGCGGCAGGCCAAGCGGCGTCGGAGCGCCGACGCCCACATGACGGTCACGGTCGACTCCAAGGCGACATTCGAAGCCGCCTTGCGTGAGGCCTTTCCCCGAGCGGCCGATGTCGTGCTGCGCCTTGTCGGATTGCGTGGCGTCACCGATGCCTATGGTTTCTCCCGTCAGGCGGGTGCCGTGCTTGCTGGCGGTTGTGTGGTCGAGGCCGTGCAACGGGAGCCACTGCGTGCCCGCCTGCCCGATAGCGACATGGACCTCTGGGTCATTGGCGAGGACTCGCACAGTCGTAGAGACTCTTTTCGGCACATTGTCGAGACCCTGTTTCGCGAGTTGCCCGACCACGCGGTCACCATGGGCGGTTCCGTGGTCACCTTTGCCCTGCCCGACACGGCAGCGGCCCGCGAAAAGGTGCAGGTCATTTATACGGATGGCTGTTGCGGCGGCGACGTCATTTCCGCATTTGATCTCGCGCACGCCGCCGCCTACTATGACGGCGAGACCGTGTGGGCAACGTGGGACTGTGTGTGGTCACTCGTATCACGCTCCACCGAGGCCATTGGCAGCGGTGGCATCATCCGACCGGTGCGTCTCGGGCATGCCGCGCGCAAAGGATTCCGGCCCACCGAGGCACTTGTCGCAACCGCCAACCTTGCCGACGACCCTACAGTCACTACCGACGACCCCCACAAAGAGCCGTGTGTTGTTGCCACCAGGGCGTGCGCCGACGCCGACGCTGTGCTGGCGGCCTTTGCGTATCGCCCAATCGACGCGCGCGACTATGACAAACATCTCTCATCGCGAATCCCTGATGAATGCAACGTGACGGTGGATGATCCTATCTATTTGTCTATGCCGCCCCTCTACATGCCCTTCCCGGCGCTGTGTCGCCCATGCACAGCGTCCCGCCACAGCCGTCGTCCTCCCGATGAAGCATGCACATGCAATCTGGCGCTGCGCGTGCGTCTCGACCTTCCGCGCTTTGCCGGCGACAACGGCAGGCTGTCGACACCCAAGTGCCTGACAGAGCGCGCGGCCGCTTTCCGCCAGCGCATTGCAGACGCCGAGCGTGTCATGAGGCACGATCTCAAATCGAGCCCGCTCTACAGAGGCCACAACGACAAAAGTTGGGAATGTTTATGGGAATCCGTTGCCAAGTGCAACGATTCGAACCCGTCTTACCGGACCCATCCAGGCCTGCTGCGGATGCAATGTCTGGCGACCACAACAGTCACCAGCGCCCTCACCGGTCGGCCGGTAGACCTCAAGGACTATGAGGACGTGTGGCTTGACGGCCGCGTCGCCTTTCGCCGTGTCGCCAAAATCAGCAGAATAACTATGCCAGTCATGGCGGCCGCCGAGTTGCGCGTCTACCCCAGTTGTCTCGAAGCCATCGTGGACGGCCTCAACGGCGCCATACCCTAGCGCGGCGTCCAAATACATGTCCTATTCTTGGGTCCACAAAAAATATATTGGGGCAACCTGTACAATGCCGCTCAGGTTTGACTCTTCTTCTTTTTTTCCCCTCCCACCTGCGCGCGCGGTGGTGAATCAAGTGTACGGCATGAGAGAACACTTTTTGTTGGGCGTGCCCAACACCCATGTCGGCCACCCAAAAATTTTAAAGAAAAAAGAGCACACCCACAATGAATGAACGCATTGTTTATGACAGTCGATAGAGACCAAGACTGTGCGCATGTGACACATGTGCGGTTTGTTCTAGACAAAAAAAAGAGTGCGATTCGGCACCACAGTCTAGCGCCATGGGCGGCGTCCATGCCTGTGCGGATGCACACGTAGACTCGTATACGGGTGTCTCTTCTCGACAAGGGCGCCCCACTTGCCCTTTGGTTTAGGGGATCTTTTGGCAAGCACGGGCTTGGGCTGACGCTGTGGGTTCTCTTCGTGCCATTGACGGCGCTCGCTAAAGAGGCAATCGTTCTTCCATATGACCATGTCGACGCAATAGTGCAGCCAGTCGGAAGAACGTGCTCCGGATGGCAGTTGAGGTGGCGGCGGCGGCGGGGGCGTCTGGCAATCTCGCCGAGCGCCAACTTTTTCGCCAGCGCCCTACAGGTACCACGATGCTCGGCAATCTGGCGCGCAGCCACGCGCAGGTCGACAGGCGCACGATCGGGGTTCAACAGCCACTTGCATACGCGGCCCCAGTCCTTGGGGGTCATGAATGACGCGATCTGCCAGTTGTGGGTGGCCACACCGCAGAGATTCATCAACTCGTCGGGAACGGTTGTGCGCACGAGTCGCGACGCAAGGCGATCACGGCCCAAAAGGCAAGCCACAGTAGTGAGCAGTCCGCTCTTGGGGCAGCCATACTGAAGCGCCGTGCCCAACAGAGTGGGCCGTCGCCGACCAGTGTCGCGGCGGTAGCGCGCGCATCCACTGAACATGTGCGCCCCTTGAGAAGGCGCTCAAAGTCGAGGCGCTGATCGTGCAGGGCGGCCGTCGCCAATGTGACCGGCGTCCACGGCCAGTAGAGGTGGCGCCAAAGCCATTGCATAAAATCCCACGCGCCGTCGGCAGCCGCCGCCTCCATGGCGTTGCGAGGCATGCGCGGTGCCTCGCCGCGGCATACAAGTGCGCTCCACTGGCAGAGGCTACGCGACGCCATCGAGGCCGAGGCCAGCCATGTTGGTTCAAGGTAGCCCAAAATCATGCAGCCGACCTCGGCCGGCAAGGTGTCCATACAAACTTTTTTGTCTTGCGTGTCGTTTTGTGCGTCAACGCCCTGGCACTTTTGCGCCGTACAACCCAGCATACATTTTTTCAATGGCGTGCTGGGATTCTTTTTCCCTTTTGGTTTAATGCCTGTGTTAGCCATTGGCTGCGTGTAAAATCTCCAGCGTGGCGGCCCTACTTTTTCGCAGGCATAGCCTGCACAGGCGTCACAAAACCTAACCCCCACAATTTCTGGCACGGCGCTTCCAAAAAAAGGCCAACATCGACGTGCTGGAAAAAAAGACAAAAGCGCCAAGACGACTTTTTCTTTTTCTTTTTTCCTCACCCAAAGGCTTTGGCGCCGCAGACCTTGCGATCTGTTTTTTCCAGTATATGAAAAAAAGGCTGTTTAAAAAAAACAACGAGTGTGATGGTTCAACGGCGAGCATGTGGTCTGGGTCTTGAAGAGTGTCGGGGCTGCCGTCGGCTACAGTTTGGCTGTTTGTGTTTTGATCTTGGCTGTTGTATGGTGCGCCGACGCTCGGCGAGCGAGACAGATAGCGTGAAATAGCGCACCCACGGACCGTCCTCGTCGTGCCACGACGATGGCGGTTCGTCCTGGTTGAGCATCCAATGAACAAATGGATTATTGGGTACGGCGCTATGGGGAACAAGGGGCGATGTGCGCGGCAGCAAAAAGATGGACCCTTGGGTCACATGCCGCGCGAGCGCGCTAGGCCGACACACCCAAAGATCTATCTTCCATATGGCCTGCCAGTATTCATATGGTGCATGACGCCATGGGGATACCAGCCACTTAGTCACACGCTCGTGATCAAAGGCATTGAGCGTCATCTCACCGATCGATGTGCGCCCGACGGCGACCGCGCAGATGTTCGTGAGCCAGTCGCAGTACCCCCGGCGCAAGAGTGGTTCGGCGACGCGCCTCTTGTCCAAAAGAATGGCCGCGGTCGTGAGCAGGGGGCTGCGCGGGCACCCGTGGGCAAGCGCCTCTTCGAGGAGTGCCGGCCCGCCGCCAACCAGTGCAGCGGCGGCAACGCGCTCGTCCACCGGACACGTGCCGTCGGCCAAGAGTCGGAAAAAGACATTGCGCTGGTCATAGAGTGCGGCCGTCACCAACGTGCGCGCCGTCCACGGATGTCGCAGATCCTCGTGTAGCCAGCGCACGACATTCCAGTTGCCACACCCCGCAGCATCGTCCAAGACGTCGTTGGGCACGCGTGGCGGTGCATCGCGGTACACACTCGCTGCCCAGGCGGCAAGACGGCGTGACACCATCGAGGCTGAGACCAACCACATGGGCTCCAGATGGGTGAGGATGGCGCAACCAATTTCGGCCGGCAGGGCGTCCATTGTTTTTTTTACAAAACTCTATTTTACGCCAAAGGTCGGCGGGAGGACGTATGCAAAAAAATGGCTGCAGGATTGGCGATTTTGTTGGCACGCTGGGGCTGCGTGGCCACGGGGGGACCGCCTGACCAATGACTGCGCGCCTAAAAAAAGAGGCGAGCAGCGACCGCGCCGTAAAGATCTCACTTTTGTGCACATGCAAAAAATGCTGCCAAGAAAAAACATACAACGAAAAAAGGTCAAAAAAAGCCACTGCAAGAGGCGCAACATAAACTCAAAGAATGTGATGTATTTTTTGGTTCAAGAAACAAGAATTGGATGACAAGGACGGACGTTAATCGGCGTTGGCATAGTCGGCGCGGAGGCGGGCGCCGTCCGAGGCCAGCACGAGTTGGAACGGGGTCTTGCCGCGGGCGTCGCGCTTGGTCTTGTCGGCGCCGAGTTGGACAAGCGCCGACGCGAGCGCCATGTTGCCTAGGGCACAGGCCACGTGGAGCGGCGTGTTGCCGCGCGCGTCGACGGCGCTCGGCTGTGCGCCATGTTTGACCAGGAGCCGGGCCATGTCCTCGCGGTCGCGAAAGGCCGCCACGTGGAGCGGGGTGACGCCGATGCGCGTCGACGAGTTGGGGTCGGCGCCTGCGTTGAGCAGCAGTTGGACAAATGTCGTGTCCGTGGCGCCAAAGACCGTGTCAAACAGGATCGTCCTTCCGACGCCCAGGTAGATGTCGGCCTCTGCCTCTTTGACGATCGCGCTGTATTGCGCGGCAAAGTCACTGTCGCCCAGCGACGGGGTGCGGGCAATGTCCTGTGCCGTGATGCCGCTTGCGTTGGCGATTGTGGTGCTCGCACCAAGTTGCGAGAGCGCCGCGGTGGCATTGAGGCGAGCCATGGCAAAGGCAAGGTGCACGGCCGTGTTGCCCAGACGGTCCACCTGATCGACTATCGCGCCCATGGTGACAAGTCGCTTGATGAGGGCACCGTTGTCGACGAGGGCGGCTGCGTGCAGCGGGGCGAGACCCTGCCTGTTGGCCAGGTTGACGTCGGCGCCCGAGTCCAGCAGGGTGTCGACCATGTCGGGCTCTTGACTGATGATGGCGTCGACGAGTGCCGTGCACCCTTTGAGGAAGGGAAAGTCGATCGACGAGGTTGTAGACTTGTCACCGGCTCCGCCCATTGTGTGTGTAGATGTGTTGATGAAAAAGTCGAGTTGGCTGGTCCGCGAATGAGGTAAGAGACACAAGGGCGCCCTAATGTCGGCAGTATTTTATGGCATGCTTCGGGATGCGCGCACGACCCCCCAAGAATGCCCGTCGTTCAAGGGTATACAACCTTTTGTGCAAGCCATAGGTGTCAGCATATTTGCCGTCACCATGCGCAGGCGGAGCCCACCGCCGACCCCTTTTTTGCGTGATGATGTGCACCACCGTCAAAAAGCGGGGCGGCGGCTGCGAATTTTAGCGTGGGCCTTTAAAATAAGACCATGCAATCCCCAGCGCGATGCACGGCAACATTGGCTCATGGCAAAAGATAGTAATAGATTCTTTCATGACACTAAAGGCATTTAAAAAAATGAAATCACAATTGTTGCACTTGCCTTTTGATCCAGGCCTTAATCGCTTTGCCGCTCTCGCCATGTCTCCATGTCTTGGCCAGACACGCCTTTGGGTCCCACGGACAGCCATGCTTGACCGCCCACATGAGGATGTGCAAATTGCATCCACGCAATGCATTTTTGCACACTGTCGCGTCCCACGGGCATCCTTGATGGCGCAACCAACGCAAAGTCCCAAGGCGCCCATAACGTGCTGCGTCGGCGCACGCACGCGCGTCCCACTCGTAGCCTCTTGCACGCATCCACCTAATGACGTCGATATGGCCTTCCACGGCGGCTGCCCGCATGGTGCCCGACATTCGTTCATGCGGGAGGCGCCTTTCGTGAAACCAGTCGAGCACGGCGATATGGCCCTCGGACGCGGCAGTAACGCATACGTCGTCGGCGTGCTCCCACACGTAGCCAGTGGCCTGCAACCAATCGAGCGCCGCCGTCAACCCTGATTCGCCAGCACCCTCGGCAATGAGTCCGTGGTCGAGAGGGCAACCCTGGTTGCACAGCCAGTCGAGGATGTGGGTGTGCGCGGCCGATGCCGCATAGTACGGTGTGCGGTCGTCCCACGGACAGCCGTTTTCCCTCATCCACCGCAGCAGGTCGAGGTTGCCGCTGTAGGCGGCCTCTGCGCATGAGGTCTCGCTCCAGTCGCAGCCATTCACCCGAGCCCACTTGACCGCGTCGGCGTGACCATGTCGAGCCGCCTCGGAGATGGTGCAAGAGTCCCACGGACAGCCATTGGCCCGAAGCCACTGTAGCAACTCGATGTGGCCCGCCCCGGCCGCTGCCGCACACGTCGTGTAGTCCCAGATGGCCCCACCGGAAGAGGCCGAACCATGCTCTGACAAGAGCCATTTGAGAACGTGTCGATGTCCGTGCTTGGCGGCGGCGGCGCTCACACTCGTCTTGGACCACGGGCACCCCGATGCGCGCGCCCACTGGAGCACCACTAGGTGGCCGCCCTCGGCAGCGGCAACGCACACCTTGTCGTCCAACAAACAATTCTTCCTATGCAGACACCGGAGCATATCGAGGTGGCCGCCGCGGGCGAGCGCCGCACATGCACAGGCGTCCACGACCAGTTTGTGCTTGAGGCACCACCTGACGATTTCCAGATGACCGTTTTTGGCCGCCGCCGTGGCGATGCCGTCGCCTTGCCGTATCCAGCCGCGCGAGCGAGCCCACTTGAGCAGGCGGTGGTGACCGCGCAGAGCCCACTCGATTTCCGGCTTGGCGTCGACAAAGTGGTGGCGGCCGCCCCACAACTGGTGCCAGCCACGGCAGACGCTGTCGACCGCCGGTCCATATGCCGTGCCCACGTGCGCAAAGATCAGATCGATGATTTCGGCCGGGAGCGCCTTGATGGTGAGCCGTGGTCTTTTGGTTACGACGACCGTAAACTCGTAGGCCATGTCCTCCGTGCCTTGCCGGTTGTCTGCGTCGTCGGGTCCCACGGAGACGACATCGGCCCACTTGCGCTTGACGCCGTGTCGGCAGCCGACGCAAAGGAGGTCCATGACGTCGGCCCAACGACTTGCATTGAGGACTGCCACTTGGTCGTCCATATTGATGTGCGTGCTTGTTTTCAGTTTCCACACGCAACCAAAAAAAAAGACTAGCCCCGCGCCCATATACCGCGGATTGCTAGCCAATGAAAACAATGCAACCAAAAAAGGGGATCAGGCGGGGGGACAGGTGCAGTGGCTGTAGTCTATTGGGGCTACGGCTTGCGGTTCGGTTAACCGACGACCAAAAATTCAGAATTCAGAATTTTTGACGTATTTTTTGATGTATATGATTTAGGATTGGACAATTTGGTGTGGCTCGGTTGGCGGTTAACTGATCCACAAGCACCGGTTGGGACATGATAAGGCTGACTGACACACGGCACGCGCCCAAAGGCACACATGTGGCCCGGTCGCCGTTGTGTGTGTGTGTGTACACGCCTCTCTGGGCCAGCGCGCTGGCTTCGTGTCGTCCCTCCAAAGAAAGCACCTCTTTTCGTGCCCCTCCTTTTGGTCGTCCAAACTGGCGCCAGGTTGGCGCGGTGCTGGTGGTCTGCCCCTTTCGCCCGTCTGGCATTTCTGGCGCCAGATTCGCACCACTCGGGGAAAAAAAAGAATTCGACCAAACACCCTCTTGTCAAGCGATGTCGACGCAAGAGGGCACTGCGACCCAGGGCGCCCTGGTCGTGCCGCAAGGCCTCCCTACCGGAAGGCGGCTGGTGGACGCCATGCGACATAAAATAAGCAAAAAAAGTCGTTTGTTCAACACAAAAAAAGGAAATTCACCGACATTGTCTAATGCAACGCAACCGTTTCTTTTGCCGTCGGATGAAAGCCCACGCCCTAAACAAGGGAGCCGCCACGAGACTCCTTTACAAAAAAGCCGCATTCCTTTTGGTGACACCTTCCAAAACAAAAAAAGACAAGTTAGGGCCAATCACAAAAAAGAGTGCGCCACGCGACTTTATGACCAGCGAATGATTTATTTATGCAGACGGCAGCCGACGCACAATAAAAAACAATGTCGGCGTCGCAACAAAAGCAGCGACCGTCGAGAGTCATCCAAACGGACAGCGCCCCATTCACGCCCCAACGACGACCGCGACGACAATGTACACCGCGTTGGAACAACTAATCATCGACATCTACATTAGGGATCTGGTCTCCTCACCCCATGAGTGGTTCATAGCATTCGTAGGCGTGTTTGTCGGGGTCGCCCTGCACTGGAATCTGCGCTCGCAACGCTTCTCGACGTGGACCGGCGCGTGTCGTGTCGCCGTCGTCGCCTACCTGTGTGCTGCCATCGCAACGGCCGCCTGTCTCATCATGATCATGATCTCGACCCGGCCGGTGGGATACAAGTTGTACGCCGTCGTGCGCTACCTAGGCGTCACACTCTTTGTGCGCATCTCCGTTGCGTCTTTGATCAACGTCCTTGTTGGTGCGCTCGTCGGTTGGATCAGCCAATGTGTGTTTGGCGTGGTCGGCGCCATGGTCGCCACGCTCGCCAAGAGGATTGCGCCCGAGCATGCCGAATAATTTGCATTGCCGACTTGGCGGTTGCCTGTGGCACAATAACCCGTAATTGACCAAATAAATCAAAGCCCACAAACCAAAAGAAATGATCTCTCTCGTTTTTTTGCGTCAGAGGCCAACGCTGTTTCCCCCGGCAAAAGTCTTTGCATTATGGATGTATGACAATGGGCGCCTTGGCCATACGTGGTCCACGGCACTCTCTTGGGTTCAGCGGCCTGCACCAAGGAAAGCATCATGTGCGTTGCCGCACTTACGTGCCACGGCGGCGATCTGCGCGATGCCTGAAAAGACTGTCCAAACAATAAAAGAGTGGCCATATGCATAGCGGCGACCCTCGACGGCGCGGCACACAACAAAAAGGCGGAACCTTGTCTTCTTTTCGCGATGCAAAGACAAACAATACCTAAAGCCGCAACATTAGGATCTCCCTATCGTCGGTCAAAGTTAAAATGTCGACAAAAGCATCTATTGGTGGGTTTGTTGTTTATATTACCCCCACAGCGGGGCGCTCTAGTCCATACGGTCGACAAATAGCAACACACCGTTTGCGGGTCACGACAAGCCGACCAAGCCCTCCTAAATCGAAAGGCAGCAGGAGCGACGAGACCGACAGAACACAAAAAAAAATAATAATGCACAGCGTGTGGGCGACCATCGTGATCTTCTTGTTCTCATGCGTGTTGTGCGATGCCGCATGGCCGACCGACAACATGCGACGGATGGCTTGGGATGGACACGGTGATTTTCCGTTTGACGACCCGCTCGGAGCCGACCTCGATCGCCTCCAGGCGAGTTTCACATGTGCGTGGTGGGACAGCGACTACATCGCACTTGCCCGGCTCTACCGGTTTGCGTCGGAGCGCATGGCCCGCGACTACACCGTAGAGGCGGGATCCCTTCACCTCTTTGTAGGTCACCACGGGGAGACGCACTACCTAGACAACTCGCACGGACTGATGGCCGAGCGATGGGGCGAAGTCATCGATGCGCTTGAAGCACGGAACCCGTACAAGATCGTCGTCAGCATCCGACCGATCAAGCGCGATCACCAGCCTGCGCTTCTCGCTGTCGAGTTTGCGACTGGAGGGCGCCGCTACGGGAGCACTACCGAGTGGCACTTTGTTCTCGCGCCTCGCCCTATTGCCAATGTCAATGACGTCAGCAAACAAACAATATTTTGAAAAAAATGTACTGGGTGCTGGTCGACATGGCCTCTTGGGTGGCGGTGTGCTCTTGTTCTTTTGTATTTGCTCATTCCGGCGGAGGCCATGATCGTGGCACTATAGTATTTCCATTTGCCTCAACAGGGCATGTATTCCAGCCAAGATTTTTTTTCCGAGACGACGAGAGTAGACCGAGACATGCCCATTTTTTGCACCGTGGATTTTGTTATGCAATCAACGGCCGGTAACGGCTGGCTGATCGGCTAAAACACGCCAATTCCACTGTCGCTGTCCCTACTGTGATGGGATTAATCCTCGATTTTTAGCCGCTCGGTTAGCCGTTGCCCGCCCTTATGTGCAGTACAACACGGCGTGAGCGGTATTGAGATGCGCACGCAACTCTGTTTGACGGCAGGGCAACACCATGCGCGGCCGCCTTTGGCGCCTTTCCTGGCGGGCTGCAGATGGCCTGCCGTTGTGCCTCCTTTTTTGGTCGCCGCGTCGGTTGTCGAGCGGTGTTGGAGAAAAAGGCATCAACTTTAATCGCCTAATTGAGATAATACCACGCAATTGGCTGTTTCCACATTTTCTGTAGACAAGTGCCTTACTAAAATGGTGGCCTGCGTGCGCACAAACTCACAATCGCCACTGACAACAGCGACACTGCACTACATCGCCACCGAGCCACTCTTTCCGCCATGCATTCCTACATCATAGATCCCATCTGCGTCAACCTCATGCCCCATGTGTCCAACATGGCGCTGCCCGCGGCGGTCCTCATCGGAATCGTCCTGCATTCGCGCGTGCGCGCGCAAGGCCTCTCGACATGGTTTGGGATCTACTACGTCGTCGCCGCGTTTTTGGCCGGGGTCGCCAACGCCGTCACAGTCTGCATCATAGTTGTCGTCTGCTACCGACCGACGTATATCTTCAACGGCATTGCACAGTACCTGGTCGCGCCGTTGCTTCTACGTGCCGTCGGCCCTTCGATACTATATGTCGCTGCCGGTATCATCACCAGCGCTGTGGTGCATTACTTTGTTGGCGCCTTGGCCATCACCGTTATCGCCCGGATCGGCGAGAGGGCTGCCCACAGGAGCGTTGAATAAAGTGCCAACTGAAAGTTTATCGGCCCAATCGCACGCTGTCAATCGTTGTTTTTTTTGTTTTCAAAAAAAACTCGACCCATTTTCGACTGAAGCAGTTTTTTGTCACGGTCGTACAGGTCGAACCAGAATCGCCCAATTGTTTGCTGCACGACATCCGTGAATGCTCTGCGACGTCGGGTAATCCAGCCACCTGCATTCTGGGTGTGTTTCTAGGGTTGGATGAAACATGTTCCAAACATCTGCTCGTCGACTGGTCCAAGAAACACCAAACAAAATCCCGCCATCCAACAACCTTTGGGGGCTGCCGTCGTCTCTCGGCACACCGGCCAAGCATTGCCATTTCACTGCGGTGCAGCGCGACCGTCTTTTTCCACCAACAAAAATGTGTCTCTCAAAAAAGAATGGACTGTCCGTCGACCTGCATTGAAAAAGTGTCAAACTCTTTTTTTTTCTCTATCCCTCCCTTGCCGTATTCAAAAAAGAAAGAATGGTCGATCCAATCGCAAGGGGGTCCGCAAAATGTTGACAGGTCGGCCGGCCAATGTATTCTTTTGTAGACAACGCACGCACAATAAAAAACCAACGGTGGCAGAGGGGGCGAGAACAATCGACCGACAAAAATCTGTCTACACTGACCTCGCCATGACAACCACTGGCGCGGAAGAACTCGTCGGCGTGTGCTACGTGGATTTGGTCTTGCGCTGGGAGATCCTTGTGCCGGGCATGTTCGTCGGGTATTTCTTGTGCCAGGCCCTATGCTCATGTCGCTTTTCGACGTGGCTCGCCGCGTGTTACGTAACCGCCGTTGTCTATTTGTGCGCCGCCGTCGGGACGGCCGCCTTTGTCGATGCAACCATGATCTCTGCTCGACCGGTTGGATACAAGTGGTGTGCTGTCCTGAACCACTTGGCCGTACCACTGTTTCAGCGCACGTTCATCACGTCTGCCATCGCTATCCTCGTTGGCACGCTCGTCAGTTGGGCGGTGCAAGGCATTTTCGGCGTGATCGATGTAGTCATCACGAGAGGACTGCAGTCAAAGGCGCTGACTGCTGCGCGGCATCGACCTCTTGGCCGCTTGCAGCGCAATCTGTAACCGCAAAAAAACCCAGTGGACGGTTTTCAAACCAAAAAAAAAAGTTTTTAAATGATTTGTGCAAGCCGGGTCGAGTTTTTTCCTTGTTTGCGCTTGCCGCATGGCAACAAATAGTTTAGTCAACTACACACTGTTGCTTTTTTTGGGGAATGCCTGACTCGACTAGAGGACGGCGATAACCGTGCATGAGATCACACTCCTGCACCACACCGACAACCCTTGTGGGTCAAAAGACTGCTGACGGCCACACAAATCGAAAGAAATCAAACAATTGATTCTAACACTCTTTTTGGTCACGCATGGACCCAAAAAAAAAGAGGGTCACGCAAGTCGGACGATGTTGACGCCCCTCCCCCCCCCCACTACAGCGTGTGATTGAGGTATTTTTGCAGTATTTGCAATGTGTCGACATGTTTACCTAAAAAAGAAAAAGGACACTCGGTGCCTTACTGGTGGAGACTGGCCAATGCACAACAACCATAGCCAGTGCCAGCGCCGACCGAGAGATAAAACAAAAAGAATTCGCCCCATGCAGCATAACCGAAGCCCCCACATCCCGCGCCTCCACAAAAAAGTTGCAAGCACAATACACTTGTCCCTTCGCACCGACACGATGCACGCCAATGCGAAAATCGCAATATACACAATAGTCTGCGCTTTCTTGCTGTACATGGCCAACGACTTGGTCGTCCGTCGGTATCGGCCCTACGTGTGGAATGGCCGCGGCGACTGCCCCATCGACGATCCGTTTGGCGCAGGAATGTACGTGCTCAACCAGGCTCTGATTCACGCGCGCCGCACAGACGACTCGGGAACCGTACAGCGCATATACGCCTTTATCATGCAACACGTCCATGAGCACTACCACATCGATCACGGTTTCCTAGAGGTGAATGAGCAACGCATCGCCCTGAGAGACCCCAAGGGGGCATTCGACCGGCGATGGGACGAGACCATAAGGGTCACAGGGAAGGGAGATCTATGGGTGCCGATACAGTTTTGGCTCGCCCACGATGAATGCAAGATCCAGTTTGACAGCGCCGATGGAGACTTTAGTTGGCGCTTTTCTTTCGTCGCCAAATACCCCCCCTAGTGACCTTTGACTCAAGGTTGTTTAAGAGAATCCAAATAAAAAGGTCAACCCCATGTTTCTTGCAAACCTGCATGCCTGTGCGCGGCTTGTGCCGCTGGCGTCGTTGGTCTTCTTTTTTTTCTTGGAAAAAGTCCCAAAAAACAAGACAAGAAACAACATGTTTTTGTTGCCATTTGTGGGCAACAAGAAAAAAAGCCCTTTTTATGTGCGTCTGCAGCAAAAAACCAAGTATAAAAAGAAAAGCCTTGTTGTCAATGCCGCCGTCGTCGTCATGTAGGCAATGCCATTCTCTTGCGGCCAATATCATTTTCACCCACAATGGCCAATGTGATGGCCCGACACAGGCGCTCTCGATGTTGGCGACTCGTCAAAGGCGCACGGTCATCCGACACGTCAAGGGCAGACGCAATCTGGGCCAACACACCATCGTCCATGTTGGCCGGGTTGTTTGTATCAAACACATGTGCAGCGACGCGCGCCATCGATTTGCGATCAAGAGTCGTCAAAACATCCTCGCCGAGAGGTCGCGGGTGGGTGCGGGCCACCGCCTTTGCCGCCGCGTCAAACAGGGACGGTGCCGTCGGGGCATCAACAGTTTGCTCGTCAGGCAGGCAGTCGAGCATCTCGACGAGGTCGGCCAAGGTCGTCCACATTGTGTAAGCGGGCGAGCGCCGCTTGGCCAAAAGCAGGCACCCCATGTGCGGCTTCACGGCAACGCCATGGGTTTGGTTAAAGTCGGCCAAGAGGCTGCCGAGTTGGTGGCAGGTGGTCGTGCGTATGCCCATCGACGATGGTCTGTTGCGCATCAGGCGTCGGCCAAAATTCCAAACAAGGCACGAAAGCGATTGGGCGAGAGTGCGGCGCCTGCGCGCACTGGGTCGGCACAAATGAAATGTGGGCCTGACTGCGCGACAGCGGCCTGCAACAACTCGCCGCGATAAACAATGTCGGACCCGCCCGTCGTCGGTGGCGCGGCAGAGTAGATGGCCAAGGTGGTGAGGCCAAATGGATCGACAAAGGGCATAAACGCGAGAAAGGCATATCGAATGCCGATGTCGAGTATGGCCAAAAGGCATGCGCGCTCGTTGCGCCGCCCGAGACTTGCGTCGTCCAGGTCCAGTGCGCGCATGGACGACGCAAAAGGGCACGATGCGGCCGACCTGGCCGAGGCCGTAGCGACAGCGCGCACTAAAGAGGCAATCTTTTCTGTAAAGGAAAGGGCGCCGAGACGCAGAGGAAGCGAATGGCCGCGGGTGCGTAGCGCGATAGCGATCGACTCCACAGAGGGCGGCAGGCCCTTGGTGCCGTCAGCCAGCCACGGCAGCGTCGCCCCCGCCTCGACCATTGCCTCCCAGAGCGGCATGTGCATTGACATGACCGCGGCGGTGATATGGTCGTTGAGGGGCTCGCCAACGGCCAAGAGTTGCGCGTGCGCGGCCATCGAGGCGAGCGCGGCCTTTTCCTCGTCGGTGGCCGACGACGGATGGCGCGTGAGAACAGCGAGCCGGGTCCACATGGCCGCCAAAGGTGGCAGCGGCGACTTTGTGCGACCGTGGTGTGCCATTGCTGACCAGAAAGAAAAAAAAGAGCAAAAACACACAAGACTGACCGTACGAAGTTGTGGGCTTGTCAAAAGGAATGTTTTGGAAAGGCAGCCTATCGTCACACATGGCCAAGGCCATGGCTCTTTTGCCATTGGTACCAAGATTTTCATTGGACACTCATAAACAGCAAAAAAGAACAAGCATTTTTTTTTCTACACATTGCCAGACAAACAATATACACCGACCGACCTGTCCTCTATCTTGCCGCTGCATCACCCCTGTAGCGGAACAAGCGCAACCACTCTTTTCGACTTGCCCCTGGAAGAGAAAAAAGCAACAACCAACGATGCTCTCCAACAACATTGCCGCTTCCGTCGGGCTCGTCCTCGTGGGTGCCGCAGCCGCCACGATCCTTGGCGTGGCCATTGTCGTCATTGTCGTGCGTGACTATGAAGCATTCAAGCCATAAGCCTACAACAGCGCCTATTGTTTACAGGATTTGCAACGGACGCTCACGGTCCTCTTTTTGTATTGTAACAGAAATTTTAAGGAGTAAAACCCTTATTGTGTGAAAAATCTTCTTCTCCCTCCATGTGTTGGCTAGACACTCTTTCTGGTGGGCAAGGAGACCACAATTGCGATTTTTTGTTGGTGTATCTGTGTATGACTTTTCGCCACATACCGTACACAGCACAAAATGCATAATTGCCACTGCCACGTCATTCCTTTTCATAAACTTGCACGGGCCTTTTGTGGGCAACTGGAAGAGTGGGATTTTTGCCACGCACGTCGCAAGCGTGTTGGCAAGGAAAAGGCGCGGTTGCGCTCTGTCAATATGCCCGCACAGAAAATGTGCGCTCGGCAACGGGCAGACCCGACTTTTTTGGTGGGATAGACGGACCGACGGTTGCCAAGCGACAGCATATTGTAGTATGCGATTGGAAGAAAAAAACGGACCTAATTGGATGGCCGGTCAATGATTTGGACGTGCTGTACAAAAGGCGAGCCAGCGGCATCAACATACATACAACCAAACCCTTGCGTCACCACGCCAAAAATTCAACCACCCATCTCTTTCAACGCCACAAAAAAAGATGAGCCAACCTGCCACTGTGTGTCTGGTTGCCTGCACCGACTCGTCGGGCGCCATGACCTACTATGGCCGCGTGCCCACACCAGTCGACACTTCAAGTGTGCGCGCGGCCGTCACGAGCCTTGTCACCGATGGCCTGGTCGTCGTTGACGAGGAAATGCTTGGCGGCTTTGGCGGCAAGCCGCCGGGTGCGCGTGTGGTCGTTCTCACCGACAACCAAGAGGCTGTGGGTCGCCTCCCTGACGGCGTTTCTACGGTCGAGTCTGTAGAGGATGCAATCAAGATGGCCAGGTCTGCGTCGACGTCCGTCTATGTGCTGGGAGGACCCAAACTGTTCAAGGCCTTTTGGTCAGAGGCGTCGTCTGTGCGCCTCTATGTGACTGCGTGGAAGGCGGTTGCACAGCCGTCGACCGATCCCGCGCAGGTTGGCGTGCCTGTCATGCCCCACTGGGAGGCCATTCTACGCGCGGCCACGGCAGACGAGCCGCCGCACGGTGTGCCCGCCGTCGCCATTCGCAAGTTTGATCACGGCCTTCAGTTTTCGGCCACGCCCATTACGTCGGCAGATCTCCAAAGTCTCTCCCAGCGCCACCAGTAACACTGTGCCAACGACGAGCACAACACGGCAGGCTACAAAAAGATAGTGGCCCAGCAAACCTGGCTGTCCTCTTTGTTCTTTAATAAAACCCAATTTATTTTACAGCGATATTTGTCCCCCCCTCCTCTATGTGCGCACAAAAGTTTGCAAAAGTAGAAAACAAATGATGAATGCTGTGGCCACGCCAGGCTTGGCGGTCGTGCGGCGAACATTGGCCAAACCCTCAGCACACAAGAGGGCTGCATGCCGACCGGCAGCAGGCGGGCTACGACATTAGATTTTTGCACGGGTTTTTTGGTGGTCACAGCAAAAAGGGGACTTGATGCTTTACGCCGTGCCATTTTATTTGGGGCGTCGCAGTACCTGTAGGGATTGACGCCCTTCTTTTTTCAAGTTTGCTTTGCAGGAGTCGCGATCGGGGACAGTCCAATGTGCCAAAGTGTAGATCGTCGCCTATGGCTCATCGACTTGAGGGGGCTTTTGTGGGTGGGCTTGATTCCACGACACCACCCAAAAGAAAGACCCCAAAGAGGGTTGAATGAGGAGGTTTTGTGTGACAATGGTTGATACTGGTTTTTTTATTTACAGTGCCAATGATGCAAGTGAGCGGATCAGTTCGGCACAATGGCGGCTGACCGTCCTTTGCGCCGTGCAGAGCAAAAACAGGCGTAGCGACAGACTCGTGATGGGCGCCTTGGGAGGCCCCGACTCGGTCGATAGCCTTGGCTCCAGTTGCAATCGGTGCGCGTGTTTGGCGTCGTGGGGCATGCACGCCGCGAGGCAGTCGAGAAAGTGCGCCGTGGCATCGTCTGGTCCTCGGGGCATTCGTTCGAGTTGGTCGATGGCACTGTCGAGGATGGCAATGGCCAAAGAGGCAACGACCTGCTTGGTCGATCCGATGACAAGGTCGGTGTGGGCCATTGCGCAGGCAATACGAAGGAGCGCGGCGTCGCGCCGCCTTGCGGCGATGCGCACGAGCGAGAGCACGGGGCACCACGCCCAATCGATCGACAGTTGGCGATGGGCTCCGCGCAGAGCGGGCAGGCCAGTCGGGGCTTGGTCGCGCTCTGGCGATACAAAGCATATCTCTCCTGCACCTCCGGCAAAGTCGGGTCCGATTCGCGACGCCAAATGCGACGCCAAGACGGCGGCTTCATTGACCACGCTTCCTGACCGAGCGTCGACGGCCGCGACCATTAGGCCGGCGAGCGCGTTGGCGATTCTTTTGTAGTGGGCAGTTTCATCAAGTTGCCTGATCTGCCTCATAATCAACTTTGCGCGGTTCGGTCCCCTCGATGGCGCTTCCCGATCGCGTGGTTGCACATTGACGACGAGACGGATCACGGCATCGCGAAGGCGAGGCAGGCGTCGACAGGCAAGGCCGATGAGGGCGAGTCCACGGCCGAGGCTCATGGGGCGCTCGTTGCCCTCGTCGTCAAAGAGCGGATCGAGGAGGCGCATGCACGGGTCCCACATGGTCAGACTGTCGGCTTGAAACACGTGGGATCGATCGCACACCTGTGGCATGACGGGAGGCCGGCCCTGGTGTCGGGGCATGACCATGCGCGTCACCAGCAGAAAGGCCCGACGCGATGCAAAGGCCAGCGTGCCCATGTCGACAGGGTCGAGGTACGAAAAGAGGTGCGCCGCCACCGCCGGATCGCCGCCGAGTAAGAACCCCAAGAGGTCGCCGTTGTCGTTGTTGTTGTTGTTGTCATTGTCGTTGCCGTCGTCGTCTGCGATTCCAAATCGGTCGGCCTCGACAGCAAAAGTTGATGCGTCTGTCTCGTTGTCACTGTTGTCACCGCCATTGACACTGTCGCCGTCAACAACATCGCACTCGAACCGGTGGTCGGGGATCGTCGGGGTCGGCATTCCGCTGGCCGACGACCTGCCCGAAAGGCCGGCCATCAGCAAGAGACACGCCGAGGCGTCCTTGGTGTCGTCGCCCCAGAGTCGCTGCCCGATTTCGGGCCAGAGGCTGACCAGGCGCCTTGACACGACCCTGTGCTTGCCCACGTCTCTGCGCACGATCCTCCCCACCAGGTAGATGGTGCGGTAAAAGACCGTGACCAAGGGCGACGACAGAGACGACAGCGAGTCGGTGCCATGGTCGCGCAGTCGCAAAAACGCCACCAGGCGCGAGCACAGGGCGTCAAAGATCTGGTCGAGGGCGGCCTTGTAGGCGGGGTCGCTCGATGTGGTGCCGCCACTGGATCCGGTGCCCTCGTGACGATTGACGGCCGGCAAAATGGTGTCGCAGACGGTGCGCTCGATCAGATCAAAGACGTGGTCGGTCGATCCGGCGCTATCCGCGCTGCCATAACCGAGATTGTCAAAGAGAGCCGCTAAAACGGCAGTGACGACGTGTGTGGCGGCAGCGGCATGTGCGCACGGATCGTGGGGTTCGGGCGCCAAGAGCCTCAGCACCTGGTGCCCGTCGCGCGTCAGGTGGATGCCCTGGGCCACTTGGCGAGTTGCGGCGTCGAGGGCGGCTGTGACCAGACGGCCCGAGCGGCATCGCCCGGCCAGGTGGGCCAGGCGCAGCGGCGGCGCCCACGTCGTCTGCAAGAGGGTCGTGCGTAGGCAGCCATCCTTGACCAACAGTCCCATCGAATGGCAGATATCCAGTGCGATCCGATCGCGCGTGTCGCGGTGCCACAAGCGTGTCGCATAGGCGCGCGTATCCTCGTCCATGGCTCCGAGGGTCGCAAGACACACGTCGGCAATGTCGTGTCGCCCCTCGATTTCGGCCGATTCCATGAGCGTCCATAGATTGCGCAACGGCCACCGGGCGTGGTGCAGCACCGCTCGGCGAGGCACGGTGCCATAGGGCACGTCAAACTGATCGACTAGGCATCCAATATTGATCCCGACGCGAGCACAGTTGGCGTCACTGTCGTCGCAGTAGCCATCGCCGTCGGCGTGTTTGGCGGAAACGCCCTTGAAAAAGTCGCGTCGGGTCCAGACGACGTTGGAGGCAGCGACCATGCCAAGCGTCTTGGTCATGGACCGCGCACGTGCCAGGGACGAGAGGATCAGGCGCGCCATCGGGATGGGCATGGGCCGACGCGACGATTGGGCGCCTTCGCCGAGCGCGATCGATTCGGCCAACGCGCGCAAGGTGGCCTTGGAGACGCGAGCCAGCCGCGCCAAGTCGGCAGGCGCCAGGTAGTTGATGACGATCGTGACCATGTGCGCAAAGTGGTCTGCCAAGCAGGCGATGGGGCAATGGTCGAGACGTTGCAGGGACGTGTCATGCGCACGTTGCGCAGGCATACTCTTGCCGTTGCCGGCCCTGTTGTCGCTCTCATCATCGTCAACCGTCCCGACACCCGAGGCGTTGGTATCGTCGTGCGTCAAGAGGTCAAATGTTGCGTCGCTGCCCTGGGTGTCGTTGTTGCCAAATCTTTGGCGCTTGCTCGCGTGTCGTCGGGGATGACATGATCAGACTCTTTTTCATAGGTCAATTCGTCGTCATCTCCAATGTCGCTGACATTGTCGTCGCTGATATCATGATCGTTCTGGATCGATCCGTCATCGGACCAACACGAGTCGTCATCGTCATCGCTGGCATCATCCGACTCATAGGCATCGTCGTCGTACAACATGTCGTCATCGTCTGCGGCGTCTGCAATGGCCGTGGCGGGCGTATTGTCACTATCGGTTTGTTTTTGGGTGATCGACTGCAATCACGTGTGCACACAAACACACAGAGGTTGTTTTTTTTGATTGTGAGTGACTTGCTCAAGACCATTCAGCAATTTGCAGGACAGACCAAGCACAAAAAACAATTGAAGAGACGGGCACGCACCTTGTAATGTTGTTGCATGGCGGCCATCTCTGACACGATGCCCATCTCAATCAGACTGGCTTGGATCGCTTCGCGGAGCGCCTCGTCGTTGCTTTCGTCCGATGCCGCCGGCGCGAGAGCAACGCGCGCATCGCCCAAAGTGGTCTTGGCCGTCGATTGGACGACCGGTGCAGGCTGAAAGGGAGGCACCTTTTTCGCCACTGCCGCCCCGACGGGTGTGGTCTGAAACCAGGAGGCGCGCGTCGTCGCAACAGTAGCAACGGGTCGCGTGCGGACGACGGGTGCTGGCGCGGGTTGAACCGGCGTCTGGGCGAGCACCTGGCTAGCGGCCTTGACACGTGCGGCGGCTTCGGCGCGTGTCGGTGGCAAGGTCACGGGGTCGAGGCGCCACTCTTCTCGCTTGGTGGCCAGATGTGAATCGACCGTGGTGGATCTGACATCGACGAGCGTGGCCTCACGGACCATCGGCGGAAAGTAGAGGTTGGACGGCGACGGCGGAGCATCCGCAAAAAGTGCTCGTTGGAGCACGTGACAGGTCACCGTCGTGGCAAAGGGGAGGAACAACTCGAACGTCTTGCGCCCGCCAATGACATAGAGGCGGTCAGCGGTGCACCGGGCAAAGACCTCGTCGACCGAGCGGGCGACCTCGCAGCCCTTCCACAGGCCCTGGACGCGGCGCTCGACAAGGGTCCTGCGCGTGCGCGAATAACGCCGCTGCGGCGGCGCCGACGTGAGCACGATGATCTGGAGGCCAGGCGGTTTGCCGCCCAGGGCGATGGCCGCGTGGTGGCCGACGACGACCGTGTGGTTGGCGACCTCGTCGGCGATTTCTTTAATCTGCCCGCTGGCCTTGAACTCCCACGGCAGGCGACCGCCAGACGACACGAGGCCGTTCTGGTCGACCGCTGCAATCAAATGCACCTCGGTGCGTCCTGTAGAGGGCGTCGTCGCGGCATTGGTTGTGTCTGTGCTTTGCGGCTCCATCAATGGTGCCGTGTCCTTGTCGAAATACTTTCTACCGTCGATGACAAGTTTGTTGTGGGTCTGCGCCCAAGAAATAGGAAGGCGGGCGGCAATGAAATGACGGCCTTTTGGGTTTTGTTTTGCCTCATGTATGGCCCCATGTGTTGTGGGATTGGTGCCGACTGCAAGGCGCCGCCAATCAAACCGTTTTGTTTTCGTTTTATGTCGACTGTTTTCTTTTTAGGAAAACTCAGCACAATACCCACAAATGGAACTTGTACAGGGACGTCAAAAGTAAAAAGACGCAAGGCGGGCAGCCTTGAGGTCATGGCGCCTCTTTCCGCCAAATTTGCATTGTTGCTGTCACACCCGACAGGCGAGTACGACGCAACTACAGAGAGCCGGCAATTTCGTGCACTGCAACATCCTACGGTCCCTCATTTTTTAGCAGTGCAGGAGCAGTGGTCAAAAAAAAAGAAAAATGCCGAGTGTTGCTCTCTGTTATAGTGGTGGCGCCTGTCCCTTTTGCCTCCATAGGCCAGGCAAACCCGGCATGCCTCTTTTTTTTATATGCGCAAAAGGACCGGTGACACAAAAGGTTGGGCGGCCGGTTGACAAAACTCTATTTTTTGTACAGTCCTGCAATGGGTCTAGTCGAGCACAAAAAACTCGTCGTCGCCATGCGCCCACCCTGCAACGGTGCCTTCCTCGCCGCTGTAGACGTGAAAGCGCTCGCCCCATGGGTGGGGTACGCGCTTGCCCCAATGGCCGGGGACGTCTTGGTGAGCGACGATCCGAGTGCGCGGTATACGGAAAGACCAATGACTGTGACAATACACAAAGACTCCAGTGTTGGCTGCGTCCAAGGGCGGTCCACGGGCATGCTTTCCCATCACGATCTCCCATGCCCACAAGTAGAGGCTCGTGGTGTGACGCGCATCGTTGTAGTCGACCAATTCGGTTGGGGCCAAACAGGGAACGGTGCGACACCGCGTATAGTTTAGCCTAGTTGTGTGCCACAGCACGAGCCTGGCGGCCGCCCGCTCGCTGACACGGTAGAGGTAACCCGGAGTGACATCGTATGAACGACGCACAAAAGACACCCATCGAGCAAAGGGCGGCACCTCTTTTTCAGTGCCCGACAAGAGGCCTCGCGCCGGGGGCATCGGCGGCAGCATGGCCTGTAGTGCGGTGTCGACGTATTCAAAGTCGACGACAAAGCGCACGCAGAGGTCGAATAGGGTTGAGCGGCGATAAGACATGTCGGCGGGGCGGACGGACTCGGCATTGTCTTCCAACGTGCCGGCCTCGAATGCCTCGAATATTCTAGTTAGGGGAATGTTGTCAAATATCCATCGCGCGCCTTTGGCAAATGGGTCCCATCTATCGTTGTCGTGAGGGATCAAATCGCGCCACGACCACGCGCTGTCCGCGTCGTGGGGAGTCTCGGTCATTGTTTTTGGCTCCATGATGGCCTTGTCACAATAAACCAAGTAGCCAAAACAAAACCCCTGGCAAAAAAGTGATCGCTGGGCTGCCGCGTCGGCGTTGCTCCCAACACGGGTTTTTTCAATCAACTCGGAAGAACCTTTTTTTCGACAAGCGCCCATTGGCGGGTGTACTAGGCGTGATTACAGACAAAAAGAGCGTGAGGTCCGCGACGCCAGCGCCTGTGCGAAAAGGGGTCGCCCACAGGCGGCGCCATACCCCATTACGAAACCATTGCAAACCCATTGCAAAGGGATTCCAAAAAAGATTTGGCGTGGGCGACTCTGGCCAACCCGGACAAAATGCAGACGCACGAGATTGGTCTGGGCATGGGTCTATTTCATTTTTTGTGCGCCATGCCTTTGGGTGGCGACGGACCGTCGCGACGTGTTTGGTTTGTTTGCACTGGTATCGCAAACACGCCTAGACAATCCAAGTTTTTTTGTTAAAATCTTGGTCCATACCGCCGACCATGACCACTCTAGACGATCTGGCGGACGAACTGCTCTTGGCCACGGCATGTCTGTTGCCCGCACGTGATGTGCGTCGTCTAAGCATGACCTGTTGGCGTCTCTACTGTATAGTGGCCGACCCGCAGTTGTGGCGCCGCCTATTTGTGCGCGACTTTGCCCATCTCTACAAGGACATTGTCGATCGGCCACTGATTGCGGCATGCTACACCGTCGAGTCGTGGCCGCCCGAGGCGCGCCTACTTTGCGAGCGTACGGGGGCCATCTCACGCATGCCGCCGCCGTGCCATCGCGTCGCCGATCTTCCACTGCCCTTTGCGCACGCCTTTGCCATGGGCAAGGATTGGCAATGGTTGTACCGCGCGCACGCGGTCTCGCTCGATGAGCGCCCACACTATACCGGCCCTGGCACAATGGCGACGCGTCCCGATGCAGTCCGGGTGGGCGACTGGGTTGATGGCCAACGAGTCGGTTACGCTGTGATGCTTCACCACGGCGGTTACAGGTGGACCGAGGAATCCCGGTCGCCGTGCAATATTGTGTGGTCCATTTCGTGCAATCCCGACTATGCACTGTACAGCACAGAGGGCTACGACTCTGAGATGCAGCACGATGGCAGCCGGCAAGAGTGGACTGCGTGGGACGCCGATACCATCGTCGGCAACGATGAGCAGAGTACATGGTACACCAATGTCATCGGCAACAACGACGAGTGGCGCGGCGCATCGGGTGTGACGATCATTGTCGACCAGGACAAGCGATCAGTCGAACCGCACTGGCAAGGCGATCCACATGGTGTCGTGCGTATTCGCTTTTCCAATGGCGACACACAGGCTGTTCGCTACGCGTACGGACGCTACGTCGAGGGCGTCGAGTTTGTGTGTTCGCCCTCGTGCCCCATCGCCGAGTACGCGGGACGCACTCTTTACTGCCGCTGGCGACCGCTCTCTCTGCCTTGTCAGTTTCTCGACTATGATCTCCTCGTTGCCGTCGACGATGGCGACCATGATTCAGACGATGCCAAGGCCTTTTGGCACTATGTCGCATCAGGCCTGGTCGGGTGGACGGACGAGGTGCGCAGGCGCGCTCTGGCGACAACGTCTTTTTCCTTTTGGCCCAAGCTGTCGCCCTAGAAAAGAGTGGCTATGTTCAATGAGCGACACGAGGACCTCCTCTTGGTCTCTACCTTGATCCCCAAAATGTCCCCTTTTATTTAACATGATCACCGCATGCAGCCTATTACGATATTTGTTTGGTCGAAATTGAGCGATGCCTCTGTCGTCGCTGCCATGAAAGAAAAAAAAAGAAAACAACTACCGCGGGCGCTATCTTGCGGTGTTGTCCGCATGGGCCATTTTTTGCCTCTTCCGGGGACGTGGGCCAGCATCGCTGCGCCGACGACGGTGGACGCCTGCTCCCGCCGGTTGCCGCGTGCAGCGACTTTTGCCCATCTTTTTTTTCATGGATAGTTTTGATTTTCTTCTTTTTTACCCAAAAAAAGGAAAAATAGTTTATTTCAACAAAAATGAGGCAAAAAGAGGGACGGTCCAATGGGGGAGCCGATGTGCACACAAAAGAGCCAAGGGCGTCGAGGCAAAACCGCAAAACAATTTGTTCCTGCGACCGACCGCAATGGAGCCTGACACATTTGCCACAGCCACCCCCGCCAGCCGACTGGCCTGGACGTCGACGTGCGCCGATGTGGTCTCGCAGACCGGTCATCGCGGGTACAAAAACCGGCATGAACTGGCTGCCCAGAGCGACTCGATGACACCCATCAAAAGGCTTCCCGTCGAGGCTATTGATGTCATACTTGGGTGGCTCAACGACAGGGACTTTTGGCGCGCACGACAGGCCCATCGCATCTTTCGGTTGGACCATCCAAAGGCTGTCCTCCGGAACCGTGCCATCTACTGGTGGTTGCGCACTGGACCAGAAGAGGTTTTGCGCCGACGCCGCGGCGACATCTTTCTCCTGCTCTACCGACGTAAGCGCGTGCCGTCGAGTTTCAGCCCGTGGCCCGACGTGATGAGGTCGGGCGATGTCGCCCTTTTTGATGCCGTGCGCACGGTGGTTCCGTTTCCCATTTATGCGACGAGACGGCGCATGGATCTGGCCATCGAGCGGGGTCACCTCGCCCTTGTGATGCACGTGCACGCCTGTTATCCGCGTCAGTTTGTGGATAGCGACTTTGCCGTTGCGGTCCAGCGGAATCAGATCGCCATTGCGTTGGCCCTAGCCCGCCTTGATCCAACAAGACCACAGCGCCTTGTCGAGTGTGCTGCCTACCATGCTCCATCGCCTGCGTAAGCGCCCTCTTTGATCAACACCGAGCAGCCTTGTCGCTGGGCGGCGTGGCCACGGCCGCGGCCTCCAACGGCCAGGTCCATGTCCTCGATGCCCTGGCTCCATTTATCGACGAGCCGGCGCAGTGGGTGCCCGCTCTGATGACGGCATCGGCACGCAACAGCGTCGGATCGGTGCGCTGGATCATGGAGGCGACACACCAACCGCGTGATGTTCTGCGACGAGCGCTGACGGTGGCCCGTGCACACGATTCATTCGCGGTTGTCAGTGCCCTCTTGCATGCACAACCCGACCTGTCGTCTGGCCTCGACTTGGTCCATAACAAGTGTACACTCAAAGGCGCATGCGCCTTGATCCAGTCCATCCCTTCGGATCAACTTTATCCCGCCATCTGTTGCTGATTGCCACGCACATGCATGTGGGCGTGCTGCACAAAAAACCAAGCCCGTTTCCTTTTCCTATTTTTTGTTTTGAATTATAAAAACGCTCTTTCGGCCAACAAAGGGCGCATTGGGGCTTGTCGTAGTGAATAAAGAAGCCCGTGTCGTAGACTGGGCGTGTTTGATTTTTTTGCCCGTGCATGGGCTTCGACGGGCCGTCGCGTCATGTTGCTGCGGCCACCAAGACGGTTTGCTGCCAACACACACCCGCACACCTTTTTCCCTCACCCTTTTGATTATTTTTTGTTTGTTTTTATTTTGTTTTGAGAAAAAAAGGTGTGCGCCAATGATTGGCGGCGGCGCGCTACCATCGGCAGCCTCTGGCGATAGTCGTCAGCAAGCATTGCAAAAAACTGCTCAAGCGGCCGACCATAAATACACAACACAAACCATGGAACACCACCAGATGGTCCATTCTGTGCTGGACAATCAGCGCGACGTCGCGTCATCCAAGACCCCAATCGAAAGGCTCCCCGTCGATATTGTTGATTCCGTCCTTGGCCATCTCGGCGACAAGGACTTTTGGCGTGCGCGCCGAACCCACCGTGCATTTCGCCTCGACCACTCGGCTACCATCTTTAAAAAGCGTGCCATCTACTGGTGGCTGCGCGTGAGTCCCGAGGAGATCCTGCGCCGACGTCGCGGCGACATCTTTGTCGCGCTCTATCGGCGCAAGCGTGTGCCGTGCAACTTTAACCCGTGGTCGTTAGTCATGATGGCGGGCGACATTGCGCTCTTTGATGCCGTGTGCACGGTGATACCCTTTCCCGCGTTAGAGTATGAACGTCGCAAGGAATGGGCCATCAAGCGAGGCCACCTCGCGCTCCTAATGCACGTGCGCGCCTGCTACCCGCATCACTCGATCGACAGCGATTTTATCTGCGCGGTCAAGCACAACCAGACTGCCATCGCTTTGGCCCTGGCCCAACTCGACCCGACGCGGCCACAATGCCTTGCCGAGTATGCGGCCCACCATGGCTGCATCGGTTGTGTGAGTGCCCTCTTTGAAGAGCATGGCACGGCGGTGTCTCTCGGTGGTGTCGTCACAGCAGCGGCTTCTGGCGGCCAGACCAAAATCCTCGATGCCGTAGCCCCTTTGGTCAACGAGCCGGCCATCTGGATCAACGCCTTGATGGTGGCGGCGGCATGCAACAGTGTTGGATCGGTGCATTGGATCACTGGAACTGTGCGCCAACCACGCGACGTTCTTTGTCGTGTCGTACTGGTGGGCTCTGCGCACTCTTCAGACGCCGTTGTCGATGCCTTGCTGGAAGCGCACCCTGATCTAGTAGCCCAAACAACCCTCACCGGTATCAAGTGCACATTCAAGGACAAATGTGCCTTGCTCCAGGCCATCCCGTCCAAGACCCGACCAGGCGTGGTCCGTCGATGTTGGGCATGCGTATGTCCTCTGAAACCAGATGGTCTGCCCCTATAAACCCAATTCTTTTTCAAACCACCACCCCTTTTTGAACACACAAAAATAAAGACAATGTATAGAAAACACACACACACACAAGCCTTTTCTCTTTTCACATATATGCTGCCGGCGGCCACACACAAAAAAGGACTTTTTGTCTGCACAAGGCATGATCGTTGATCACTTTTTGTTTTTCCTGCAGAGCACATCCATATGCTTTTGGGCGGTCGGCCAAAGGACATGGAAAGATTCGTCGGCGTGGGTCTCTACAAGATGGCCCGCGACCCGCGTGTGGGATCGAGCATGGAGGGACGACGTCAACACATGATCATGGCTTCTTCTCTTTATTTGGTTTTTCAGCAAGAGACAGTGAAAATGGAACAGAAAAGACCGGCGGCCTCGTCGCCGAGACGCACATAAAGAAAAGGCGCCTGCGTGCGTCGCACAATGTCCATATGCACTTGCACTCGACGATCCAGCGCAAGGATAAAAGCAGAGCGCTCATCGACAATGGCAGAGCCGGCGGTGGGCACAGTTTCGATGCGGCCGGCCATCTCCATGACGTTGGCGATAAAGCGCTGACGCTCCTCGAGACGAGAGGACCTGTCTCTGGTGGGCAGACGCTCAAATGCGCTCTTGACAACCGTCACACTACCTATGCTTTGTTCCCTCGTCCAGCCGCCAGACATGTCCACAAGATGGTCGCGCATGTAGGCGATATAGTCGTCAATGTCCTTGGGAGTGATGTCGGGCTTGCTCAACAGGTAGACCCCGTGGTCAGCGCCACATACGCCTTCTCCATGGGGAGATTGCTTCCAGTGTGATGCTGTCCACGGTCGAGGCTGATCGGTATCGGTAGCGCAATCATCCAAGAGATAGACGAGAATCTTGGCGTAGGCTTCCGAGGGCACGGCCGTGTAGCGCTCGACCATCGGGACCGGCTTGGACATGTAGCGCTTCCCTGAAAAGTAGGCCACCCGCTCCTCGCCCGGCTGCTCGTATTCCGTGACGGCGTCGGGTTGCAAAATGCACCGGCACGCCAGACGGTAGATTTCATCGAGTATAGGAGAGAGCGCCACGGTTGTAGACAATGCGCGGTCGACATTCGCGCAAGCATTGTCAAGGAGTGATCTCAGGCCATGGGCGAATACGGATGTCGCTGTTGTGATCCCACAATCAACAAGGCGAGTCGCGGCGCAGGTTGTCATGTTGTGCTCTTTCGAAAGGAGTGTCGTGTTGGTATTGAAATGAAAACGGCGCTCGCTCAACTAACATGAATGTTGCCACAACCAACCGCCCCAATGTCAATTTTTTGTAGACATTGACAACAAATAGGAATGGCCAACGCAAAAAAGGGATGCTTGACGTCTTTTGTCCTTGTGCGCATAAAAAAACACATGCCGGCTCTCTTTGGCCAGCCTTTTTTTCCCATGGTTAGAGGGAGTTGCAACAGCCTACTTAAAAAAGAGCAGCGCGATTGTGGTTGGCGACGAGCGGCAAAATAAAAAGGCTGGTCACACAGAGGTGGAAAATCTGCCATCGCCCGGCCCGTCAGATCACATGTGGCGACCCTACACAGAGGACGAGTGCGAAGTGTGCCACCAAAACTACCGTCGTTTTTACCGCACGCTCAACAACAACCTCGTGCTCTTGTGTCCCGAATGCGAGTGCGTGTGGACGGCTCCTGGCGTCCAAGTTTCCGACGAGACCCTATGCGACCATTTTGGCGTCCTCGATGTGGACGACCTGTTTGAGGGCAACGGCTCAGGCTGGGCGACGCGGCGGGAAGTGCTCCAGGACCCCAAGTGGCGCGCGGCGCTGGATCGTATAGGTCGCATCCAGCCCGACTTTTGACTACCCTCCCCCTTCTGCTTCCAGCGCAAGCACAACCTCTTTTGTCTTTGCCGTCGTTGTTGGGCATAAACCGTTGGAAAAAATTGCGTATTTTGAAAGTAACTGCCACCTGACCGCCAGAAACATACAGGTTACGCAGCCAACCTCAACTCACCTCCTCCACTGCGCGAGAATGGATCCACCATTTTTTTAACTGCCGGCTGGCGGCTGCCCAGCACGAGGCGCGGCGCTCGATCGGTCACAACACTTTTCGAAACTTTTTATGCAAACAAAAAGAATGAGAAAAGGAATGAACAGCATTATGCGTCAAGGAGGGACTCGACCACCGGCGATCGGGCGTCAAGCAGTACATAGGTCATCACTCTGTCGTGGCTGACAGAAACAGGCCCGTCAAACAGGTCAGTGAAGTGTGGCATGACAACGCGGCCCGACATGGCGACCTCGCGACACGGACCCTCCATATAAGACGCCACAGCGTGATCGATGTAGGCACGCAAGGCATTGGCCGTCTCATGGGCCGGCGCTCCATAAGAGGCGGCTTCTGCATTGTCGTTGGCCGTGGTGACCAGCGTGGTCTCTTGCAATGGATCGAGACCCAAACTGGTCAGTTGCTCGTCAGGGACGAGCAACACGGGAAACGGAGCAGTCAAATATGCCGCCGGTTGGGTGGCGCGCTCGATGGGGTCGTCCAGTTGTAGCGCCTCACTTTCAATGTCCCATGCGTGCAGGCTGCGGGCATCATAGGAGCGCATGAGAGCGTTGATAAGACCTGCGTTCCTCGCGTCTACCTCGTCAAGGCCCACCACACCGTTTTGTATCCACTCGTAAATGGCTTTTATGCGGTCTTGGGGCGTGAGCAATTTTAGATCGCGCAGGAGCCAGTCGGCGGGCGTCCACAATGCACTTGCGCGGCCGCCCCTTATGCCAGTGCCCGGAAGTTGCCAAGGCGCATTCGACCTCCAGGCCGCCAGCGGGTGCGTGAGCGCAAACCGCATAAAGGCCTCCAAAAGACATGTGACGACGGCGAGGCGATCGTCGTACACTGGCATCGCTTCGATGCCGAGGCCTTGATTCAGCCGTAGACGCTGGGCCAACAAGTTTGTTGCAGGCCAGTGGCTTGCGGTCGTTGGCGTCAGCAGGCCTCGCCAAGCGGGCCGCGTGGCCAGCCGCTCCAACAGGCCAGCCTGTGTGGTGCTGGTCTGCGCCAAGTTGAGCGCGGCCGCAGGGTTGCTCTCGGTCAGAGTGCGCATGACCTCGTACTGTAAATCATCAGGCACAAATTGTTCATAATCGATGCCCAGTAGGGTTGGCGATCGCCCGGCGGGCGATGCCGGTGGGGATAAAACTCGGGCATTCTCTGCTGCTGTTGTTGCAGTTGGGGCGGACGAGAACGGGCCGAGAGGCGAGGCCACGCGCTGCCTCTTGGCCCGGCCCTGCAGAAAGGCCTCAAACAGGGGCTCCTGCTCGCGTCCAGCAAAAAGACCCCCTTGGATCCTTGCCTGGCTAATGGCCTCTGGCCAGCGCGACCCTGCGGCAGAGGCCAGTGCATTGCATTGGGCAAGCGCGCTCCATGGCTGGGGCACGTCGACGTCCAGAGACCCGCTCAAATTGCGCAGAGCCTCGGCATTGGAGGCGTCGGCCCATCCCCCATGGTCACACAGGTATGCCGCTGCGACCAAGCGATTGTCGAGTGGCGGCGGGCGCTTGCGGGCTCCCTGTGTTGTTGTAAAAGTTTGGTCGTCTGCCTGCATGGTCGTTCGTTGGGTGGGCGTCACTTGGGCACTTGCTTACCTTGTTCAGCGCCCCATAAACTCTGGTGTGGTGATTCACCCCGGCCAAAGCAGCGCCCCCGTTTTTTTGTGGGCGCCATTGCAATCTTGCCTTGGTGTACACATGTAAAGCACCTTGCGTCGCGCCTCTCTGATGACTGGCGCCGGCATGCCGAAAAGGCGACGCTCGCGAGGCACACGTCACAAACCTTGGAATACGCGACTTACTGTGGGAAAAAGAGGGATGGACCGATGACTCTTTTTTTGCGACAGCGCCCCAAAGTCTCGCCCAGTGCTGCGGCGACGGCCGTTCTTTCGATTTCATACTTACAAAAAATTCAGAGACACACTCAAAGAATTGGGATTGGACGAAAAGGGGGAAGGGCAGGCTGTTGGCGCAACATTGGTCGCATTGCAGACCACACGCTTTTCCTTGCCTCTTGTCGCTGTCGGCAACAGACGGGAGAAAAACAGGCCTTGCGCGCACCGGGCACAAGAGAAAAACAACATCCATTGCGGTAATGGGTCGCCGTCGGGCGCCGAGACAGCCGCGAAACCGAGCCGAGCAGGCACCACGCGCCAGTCACCGCGGCGCCGATTCATTTGACCGGCTACCCGACGAACTGGTCCTCGCATTGGCCTCTCGCCTTGGCAGTGCCAGGGCGTTGGTGTGTCTGGGCCAGACCTGTCGGCGTATGCATAGCCTTATGGCCGACGCGCATCTTTGGCGCCCTTTGTGCATCGCATCCCATAGCGAGTTTGAGCCACCTGAACACTTTGTTGACTTTGGGAAGAACTGGCCTTGGGTCTACCGCGCCCATATACCCATCTCGCACGATCCGCCAGCGCAAAGTGGCTGCTCTGTAGGAACACTGCGCCGCTCCGACTTTGTGTACCGTGGCGATCTTTGCCGTGCCGGCCAACACGCCGACGTAAATCGCTACGTCGACCGGCATGGCTACGGTCACGCGCTATGGGAGGATGGCTCCGTCTACGACGGCGAATGGCGCGACGACCGACCGCACGGCCGTGGGTGGTATGTGTGGCCAGGCGGCGTGCGCTACGACGGGACATGGAAAGGCGGCGAGATGCACGGCCGCGGCGCGATCACATATACCGACGGCCACACATATGCGGGCAGGTGGGAGCGTGGAGTGTTTGACGGCGCAGGAGTGCACACCCTACCCGACGGCCGCCAAAAGTCGTGTCGCCGCGAGGGCACGGATTGGTACGACGTTGCCGACGCCGCAGACGGCATGGACCACACAGACGCAGGCGACGGCAGTCCATCCAGCGCACAGGCTGCAACACCGCGCACGCACTTGGCAGTTTACGGTACGTGTATGCCCACGCGCCGGCCCACAATCCTGCTTTCTTGCTCTCGGTTGATGTTAAACCTCGCGGTTGCGACCCTATTTTTTCTCATGTCTCGCCCGCCTTTGCAGGGGCATCAGCGCCAAACTCGCCGTTATCACGCCAAGGCGTCGGCCTGTCGAGTGGTCTCCACGCGGCTGCAAACCCTCGATACGACGCCCCGACGGCGGTGGCGCGACTCCTTGCGCCGACAATGCCTCCGCCCTTTGTGCAACCCAAGTCGCTGCGGTTCGAGATCTTTGCTGACCAACGCCGCACGCGAGGGTTCCACGACAGGGAGATTCAATCCCTTTGCAATGTGCTCGGCCGCTTTGCTTCGCGTCTTGTGGATGCGCTTCGCTGCGAGGGCGAGCGCGTGCCAGCGCACCTTGAGCAGTGTGCCTCTTTGCTTCTTTGCTGGACCGATGTGGACTGGCCCGCGTGCGTAGAGGATTACATCGGCGCGCTATGTGCACTCATCGAACAATGGCCAGCATTTGCTCGATGGTTTGCGCGCTTTGCCGTGCCACGCATTTCTGCCTTTGAAGAGACCTGGTATGGCTTCAATGGCGATATATGGGATGTTGGCTGGACCGATCATCCCGGCGCCATGGCCGATGCGATCGCCCGTGCCGGCCGCGGCGACCACCGGCCCGGCCAGTTGGACCTGTTTCGGGCATGTTTTTACGATTTGTTCTATTGACGCCGCTGACCCAGGCGAGAACCTTTTTTTTGTGTCTTGTCCTTCAAATGTATGAAACAAAAACACGGGATTCACGTCCACGAAAGGGAAAGAGAAGTGTGGTTGCATTGGGACGCCGTAAGACGGGTCCCAACGACATGCCTCTGTCCACCACAATGTGCACAACTGTGTCGAGTCAAGTAGACGCCAAGAGACCGGCGCTGTCATGCGCGGCCACGGCCCAAGCCACGAACTGCCAGGGCATCGCCGCGTGGACCGAGCGCCATCCCCCCCCTGCTGTGTCCGTCCTAAAAGAAAGAGAAAGCGCGCCGGGTTTGGTGGGTTTTTTCTTTGTGTTTTTTTTCTCTTTTCCCTTTTAAGGGAACTGGGGGAGTCGCGCCGGCACCACCCCGACGGATTTGCATTTTTTGGCAATTTTTTTCTAGTCCAATGGCGCTGGCAAAAGTGGCGAGCCTCTGCACCGCAAATCCTCTGGACGTCGCCATCTTTGTTGTTTTTTTTTCAGTACAGATTCTAGGTTGTTTTGCACGAAAAAAACAACAACAAAGATGGGACGTCAGACCACTACGAGTATGCGTGGCGCGAGGCTCTTCCAGCCGACGCATGGGGCCGGTGGCCCGACGCCGTCGCTTGGCTGCTCGATCAGGTGCCCCTGACGCGAATCTTGAGCGCCTTTGAGAATGCCGGCGCCTTTGACGCGACTGCCCACATGGACCAGCGCGGTCATATCAGAGAGCAGCGTCTGGAGCGGCCTCTGTCCATCCGGCCGTCGACCCTATTTGCTCTATGTGTGCGCGCCGTCGTGCCCTTTGCCGTCGTCGAGGCCGCACTGCAGGCCCAGTTGCCCATGCTCGCCAGCATCAATGATGTGCTCGACTCGGCTGACACAATGACCGATCGGGTTGACCATTGCCGTCCATGGTGGGTGTCGGTGGTCCACCGCTGGGACTCTCCCCATCCGTCAGCGGGCTGGCTGGAACCGATCACGACACGAGACGCCATGCGCATTGCCTTGCACCACTGGGCATACCTCTACGCTGAACGGCGCTGCCTGCCGTGTGAGCCATGGCCCACCAACGACTTTGATGATGGGACAGACAGGGGCCTGCATCACGTGACCTGGCGCATCGTGACGGGCAACGACGTCTACCCGTGGGAAGACCCTGTCATTGTTGTGCGCGACTTGGGCATGAGAATGAGCCGCACAACCGTCGCCAACGCATGCATAATACGCGACAGTGCGGTGGCGCACAGCAGGCGCATACCTCATCCACGGGGCCAATCCATCTGCATGTACTATACGGGTTGGACAGATAATGATTGTGACAGGCTTGTTGGATGGATATGCGACGATCCCGGCTTCCTCGTCTACATAAAGCGCTGCCATCTCACTGCCGAGTAGGCCACTTTTGGTGTCTGCCATCATCACTGTCCAACAAGCCTAGTATGTTACAATCCCATCAAAGTTGTCGCCCTTGCCCGGCATATGCGACAGTCGAGTCCCCCCCCCCATAGCATAAACAGAAAAGATGGAGCGACGGTGTGGGCTCTCTCTCTCTTTCTCTGGTTGTTGGACGTGCAAGCGAAAAGCGCGCCCGACATGCCGATGCCATACAATCCATCTTAACGATATTGTTTGATTTCAAAAAAAAAGGAACCGCCTAGCCGTCTCCTTGGTCGGGTTTGCGGCAAGGTCTGTGGGACGGTGTTGGATGCGCACTAGAAACTATTACAAGAAGCATTTTGCGACCATGCTATTGTGAAAAAAAAATGGTTGATCGGCAAGTTTTTTGGTCGATGAAAAGGCGCTAGGCAACAGACGTCTCTCGCTGGGCACAATAGCGACGCACGGCAAGTTCCGCACGATACTCGCTTTCGTCCCAGATACAGCCGCGGTCAGCCAGGTAGCACTCAATCTTGTGATGGCCGCGAACCTTGGCATGTGCGCGAGCCCTGCCGTCGACGGGGCATCGGCGATTGCACAGATAGCGCACGGTTTCATCGTGTCCGTTGCGAGCCGCGAGCATGCACGCGTCGGCGTCAAATACCAGGCCGGCCGATTTGGCGCGTGCCAATGCTTCAACATGGCCGTTCCGGGCGGCCTCGTGCATCGCGTCCATGGACCATGCGAGGCCGCGCCCGACGAGTAGGTCGATCATCGTGATCCGACCGTAGCCGGCGGCGCGCGCCACAAGATCGGGATCGAGAGCGGCGCCATGATCGAGAGCGCGTTCGAGGCACTGGATACGATCGTAATAGATCGACCAGGCGGCAATGTGATCGACCAGTTCCGGGTTTGTCGCGCACACGAAATCGATCACATCTGTCCAGCCGCGCTTGACGATTCTTTTGGCAGTCGAGTTGTCCACTGATATGCCGCGACCGAGCAAATAGAGAACCACCCTCTTTTGGCAGTGGGCCGTCGCTGCGTAGAGATCGCCCGCGTCACCAAGTCCGAGTGAGTCGCAAAGACAACGCACAATGTCGACATTGCCTGACTTGATCGCGCCCCACAATCCCCAGGGACAGTGCCGCAAGCCGTGCTCCTCCACGAGGTACCTGGTGATGGCGACGTGGCCCGCGCAGACGGCGCCGTACAACGCGGTGCCATCAGCGACGGTGTGCCAACGGCCTAGTTGTTGAATGAGGTCGAGATGTCCGCCGACGGCTGCCCTCTCGCACACCCGCAAGTCGAGCACGGTGTCGTCGGTTTCCGATGCTATTACATCCAAAATATCGGCGTGTCCATTGCGCGCAGCCGCCAACATCGCCTCGTCTTGTATGGGGCACTGGTTTTCAATGGCGTAGAGAAAACAGTCAAGGTGGCCGTTGGCGGCGGCCACGCGTGTCGTGTTGTGATTCCATGGACACCCATTGGAGTGCGCAAACTGTAGACAATCGAGGTGGCCTGCTCTCGACGACGACTGGCATGTGGTGGCGCCCCATGCGAGCCCGATATCATATCGCGCATGCGCCAGGCAATGGAGGTGGCCCGCTGCCGCGGCGGCGTCGCACCACCGGGCCGGCCGCTTCATGGTCCTGGCGGCGTCGATACACAGGCGTACCTGCAACGCCATCGTATCGCCGGCCACGTCCCGCCACCGACGGCACACCAAGGGGACGGCCGACCGCAAGGCCAGGCAAGGCAGGTGCCCAAAAATGGCGCACAAGAGTTCATCGGGCAGCGTGTCGATCATTGTCAATTCCACACACCACAAAAAAAAAGAATCCCCTTACGCGGCGCAGCGCACAGGCTGCAAAAAAAGTCGGCACGCGCGCCCAACACGCCAATTGCGTGGCACACATTTGCCGTTTTGTTTTTTTTGCATTTTTTTATTTCTATTAAAAAAGGCGCAGGCCAATGACTCCCCACATCAAAAGGTCGGCCTTTTTTGCAATGGCGTCAGGCACATTGTTGCTTTTGGCGTCGCTGTTGGCAGTAGAGAAAAAAAGGCATCTGTGCGTGGTAGAGGTGCGCGCAAAAAAGACAAAACACCACCACGATTATGGGACGACGGCGGGCGCGCAAGCAGGCGCGAGTCCGGGCCAAAAAGTCGCCCGCAGTGTGCCATGGTGACAGCCCATTTGACTGCCTGCCCGACGAACTCGTCTTGGCTGTGGCCTCTTGCTTCGGGAGCGTCAGGGCACTCGCATGCCTGGGCCAGACGTGCCACCGCATGCACCGCCTTATGGCCGACCCCTACCTTTGGCGACCCTTGTACGCTGTGGCACACGGCGGATCAGAACCTGTCGGTCGCTTTGCCGAATTTGGCAAGGACTGGTCCTGGGTCTATCGCGCGCGCGTACCCATCGCACGCAAGAAGAGGATGAAAAGAGCACGCTCAGTAGGGACGATACAACGCCCCGACGTGACATACCGAGGTGACTTTCGACATGCGCACATGCACGGATATGGCCGTGCGTCGTGGACAAATGGCGCCACCTATGACGGTGAATGGAAAGACGACCAGAGGCACGGCCGCGGGACCTACGTCTGGGCGATCGGCGTGTGTTACAGCGGCGCATGGGAGGGCGACCAAATGCATGGGTTTGGTGCGATCCACTATACCGACGGCCACACGTTTGCAGGCATGTGGCAGCGCGGTGTGTTTGACGGTGTGGGCACGCATACCCTGTCCGACGGTCGCCAGACCCAATGCCGCCGCAACGGCACAGATTGGTATGACATTGGCGACGCCGCGGGCGACGTACTCTGTGTCGACCGTCCCGATGCGCACGCTGTCATCCGACACAATACACCAGGCGCTTTCCGCGCAACACACTGTACGTGCGCCTCGCACATCTTTTGACACGGGCAGGTCATCCTTTTTTATGGACTATCTTTTTCAATTTTCTTTGATTGTCAACAATTTTTGGCTCACATTCTGTTTCTTTGTCGTTTATTGTTGTGTTGTTGCCTGCATGTATGTCGCAGTATCCGACGACAGCGACTTGTCGGGTCAGGCCACCAAGTCGACAGCGGATTTTTTTCCTGGGGCTGATCAACGCGAGGCCATGCCCGCGGCAGTGGCCCGACTCTTTGCGCCTGCAATGCCCCCGCCGTTTGTGAGACCCAATTCACCCCAGTTTGAAGTCTATGCCAACCAACGACGCACGCGTGGATTCCATGACAAAGAGGTCAAGTGCCTCTGCTACGTGCTCGATCACTTTGCCGCACACCTCGTTGGCGCCCTTTGCCGCGAGGGCCATCCTGTGCCGGCCCATCTTGAAGCACAGGCCCGTGTTCTTTTTTTAAGAACGATCGCGGCCGATTTCGACGAGGACGCCTTGGTCCACGCGCTCTCTGACCTCCTCCAGGGGTGGCCTGTATTTGCGCGCTGGTTTGCGCGCTTTGCCGTGCCGCGCATCCGCGTCTTTGGCTGGGTGTGCCACGAACCTGTGGGCGGCCTGTGGGACTGGACCAGCCCTGCCGCGATTGCCGGCGCCCTCTTACGTGTCAGTCGGGGCGAGCATGACCCCAACGACGTGGCCCTGTTTCGCGAGTCTTTCTACAACATGTGCACAACACGCATGTAACCCAAACATTTGTTTAGGCCTCGGCCTGCCGTCCTTGAGAAAACTGTATTTCTTTTTCTTTTTAGTCTCACTCTTTTCACACAAGTCCTCCTTTGCCAGCAAAGGCACGACGGGCCACTTTTTTGTCGGTGCCTTTTTGGGGTTGGTTGTCAAAAAGTGGCGTATTGTCTTGACCGACAAAAATACAATCGGGGCCGTGACTCGTGGTGGTTGCAGTCCACTAGATCCGAGGTCGGTCAATGCGCGGTGATGACCCCTTCAGGCGGCCACCCCATAGGTTGCGTACCAAAAAAGTTGTTTGCTTGAAAAAAAAGAAGACACCGGCCGACGACTTTCCACGGCAAAGGTTTCGGCTTGGTTTGCACGTCTGTCGGCGGTCGCAGAGGAGGAAAAGACCGTCGTCCGCGCGCCACACACACGCACATTGAGAAAGGGGACCATACCCATACGCGGCCACGAGCATGGGGCGGCGTCGCGTGCAAAGGCAGCAAACACGATACCAGGCCGATGGGCCATTTGCTGGGCGACGCGCCAGCGACCTATTTAATCGCCTGCCCGATGAACTCGTCTTGGCGGTGGCCTCTTGCCTTGAAAGTGCCAAGGCACTCGCACGCCTGGGGCAAACATGCCGCCGCATGCGCCATCTTATGTCCGACCCCCATTTGTGGCGTCCCCTGCACGCTGCAGTACATGGCGGGGTCGAGCCCGTCGGCCGCTTTGCCGAATTTGGCAAAGGCTGGTTCTGGATCTATCACGTCCACTTTCCTATCCGCATCTCGCGCAAGCGGATGATGGAGATGCCGCACTCGGTAGGGACCCTGCGCCACGGCGACTCAGTGTATTGTGGCGATTTTCACCGCGCCTACAAGCATGGGTATGGCCGCGCATCATGGATGAACGGCGCCACCTATGATGGCGAATGGAAAGACGACCGAAAGCACGGCCGCGGGGTCTATACCTGGCCAGACGGCGTGCGCTACGGCGGCGCTTGGGAATACGACAAGATGCACGGTCGGGGCACCATGCGATACACCGACGGGCACGTGTATGCCGGCACGTGGCAGCGCGGCGTGTTTGGCGGTGTGGGCATACATATTTCGCCCGATGGGCACCGAGCCCGATGCCGCCGCAAGGGCATCGTCTGGTGTGATATTGACAGTGGCACAGACAACAAGGCCTGTGCCGACCACCCTGATAGCAAGGTGGTAGCCACCACCACGCACCAAATACCTTTTATATGACACGCCGTGCGCATGTCTCGCATCGTAGCGGGTAACAACAGGTTAATTGACGAAAAAAAACCATAAATTACATTGTCTTGTGGTTTTACACCTTTCTGCATCGAATATGCAGCCGTGCTGTTGCGATATATGTCCATGGCCACGAGAAGCGACTGGCTGTTCTCATCGTGCGGGATCGCTTGGCAATGAGAACGCATCTGCTTGCCTGCAACAACAGATTAACCGTTGATGTCATTTTAGAGGGCGCACGTCATGCGGCCGGCTTGCGATGCCAGGCACGACGTCTGTTCTCATGCGGCTACGTGCGGGCAAGGCGCTGCCATCCTGCGACTGCCTTGTGTGCCTCTTTCCATTTTTCCATTTTTTTTTCATTTGGTGTCGACGCCATGACCCGGCGCGGCTTTCCACACGCCCTTGTATCTTTTGGTTTTACAACCACCAACGTGCAATGAGCCTTTTTATTGCACGCGCACGTCCAGCCACGACCGCTACACGTACTCACAGCCACGAAAAAGTCATGAAAAAATAAACTTAGGCAAAAAATAAAGCGAGCAAAAGAAGGCAATTCAAAAGAACATAGGAGCAACGGCCACAAGAGAGCAAAAGGTCATTGTTTGATGTCGAGACCAAATTCAAAGACCCACTCGATGGGCTGGCCGTATCGCTTCTCGGCAAATGTCATGACAGCCCTCGGTGGCGCATATGCGAGGTGCATACAAGTGTAGCGGCGGTCACCGCGGACGATCGCCCGCTCTATGTCGGCACAGCGATCACACCATATCCCCCACGCGTCGTAGAGGGGAAAACACTGGACTTCTTTGACGCCACCAGAGTGAATGCGCACCGTGCTTGTGTTCAAGACGAAATGAGAGTCGACGTGCCCGACCATAAAATCGTAAAGACAAAGAACCGACGGCAAGTCGTCGGTCGATTGAGCATATGCAATCGCCTCGTTGAGCCGGGGTAGGCCGTCGCCGAAAGGGTCAGCGATCGGACACTCGCCATGTCCATCCCATGGACGGGTCGGATGTTTGCCATGTCCGTCGGATGTGGCTCTTGTAGACTTGTATGTCCAGATCGCTCCTCCTCCTAGGCCGATGGGCACCCCGAGCACGATGCCTCGGAGCACTGGCGCGCCAAGATGTGAGGAAAGCCGTCGCATCACAGAGATGAAAACTCGTGAGATGGAGAACAAAGGCTGGGAAACTGCCCAGTGCAAGAGGGAAAAGAAGGACAGACAAATAAATTATGTTGGCGGCAGTAAAGGCTGGGTCTTGTGGGTGTCGTGTGCGTATAAAAAGCCTCTAGTGAGAAGCACCTGGCCCTATGTGTGTGTGTGCATATAGCCAATCAATGCGTCGCAAGTAACGCTAGCATTGGTCAGTATGTTTTCCTTTTTTAATGATAATAATAATAATGATAATAACAATGTGTGATGGCGTCGGGACACCAAAGGCTTGTGCAGTTTTGCTATTATTCTTTTGATTTTTTTTTTAATGTCGGCGGGACACTGTCGACGCTGCCACTATCCTGTTCAATCAAACCCAAAGAAGAACCATCATGTCGTTGGGGACAATGTTCGCGCCATTTGTCTTTGGGCCGGCACATATCGTCCTGCCGACCTCGGACCGCTCCGGACAATGAGCCCCACACACGCCCGGCCCAGTAATTTGATGAAGGGTCAATCATTTTTTTTTAAAAAAAGAAAAGCCATTTTGATGCTAATGGCGGGCACAATGGTGTATCCTAAATGCAAACTTGGGTGTTTGCGCGCTGTTCATATAAGAGACAAAGAACGATTTACGCTCCAGACCATGAGTTGGATGCGGTACTCACGCCTGTCCCACGGGCAACCACGGTCGATCAGGTAGCGCTCGGTTGCATGATGACCCCAAACTTTGGCCCGCGCACGCGCCCTGCCATCGACCGGACATTTTCGGTTGCACAGGTAACGCACAGTTTCAGTGTGTCCCTCGCCGGCCGCGAGTGCACACGCATCGGCGTCAAACGGGATGCCGGCCGACCTGGCGCGCGATAGCGCCTCGACATGACCGTTCCATGCGGCCTGGTGCATGGCCTCTGTTGTCCACGCGAGGCCATGCCTCGTGAGCAAGTCGATGACGGCCACATTCCCGCGACTAGCAGCGCGCACCATGAGGCCGGGGTCGAGCGTGGCACCGGCACGGAGAGCGCACTCTAGGCACTGAACACGTCCACGGTCGACCGAATGTGCAGCGACGCGGTCGGCCGTGTGTGAGTCGAGGCCACACATGAGATCGACTGCATCGACCCAGTTACGCTTGACCGCCTTTCCTACGGTCCGATCGTCGGCGATGATACCGCGGCCAAGCAGGTACATGACAATCTTTCTTTGGCGTCGGAATGCCGCCGTATAAAGATTGTCTGACGAGCCTTGGATGGCAAATGTCTCGCAGAGGTAACGCACGAGACCGACGTTGCCCGTCCAGATCACGCGCCATAGTGGGAGGTCAAATTGTAGGCCGTGCTCCTCGATGAGGTACCGGACGATGGGCACATGTCCAGCCTGGACAGCACAGTGCAACACGTCGGCGTTGGGTACGGCCCCCGCTTCGCACAGGCCTCGAACGAGTTTGAGGTGACCGCCGATAGTGGCACGTTCGCACAGGTAGGCGCCCGCCAGGCCATTGACATTGGCGGCGGTCGCATCGAGAATGTCGTCGTGACCGTTGCGCGCGGCCAATGTGTTGCACACACCACGGATGTCGCAGCCATTGTTGAATGCATAGACAAAACAGTCGAGGTGGCCGTTGGCGGCGGCCACGCGCGTCGTGTTGCGATCCCACGGGCAGCCGCCTTGGTGAGCAAATACGAGGCAATCTATGTGGCTCTCTCTTGCCGCCGCCTGGCATGTGGTGGCACCCCATGCAAGGTCAAGGTCATGGCGCGCATAGGCCAGGCAATGGAGATGACCCGCTGCTGCAGCGACGTCGCACCACCGGCTCGGCCGCTTCATGGTCTTGGCCGCGTCGGTGCACACTGCGTGCCTGCCCAAGGCCGCCGTATCGCCGGCCACATCATGCCACCGACGACAGACTCGATACACCGCCGACCGCAAAACTAGACATGGCAGGTGCGCAAAGACTGCGCACAAGAGTTCGTCGGGCAACGTGTCGATCATCCGTTTTTTTTCAACTTTGGAATAGGAACAAAAGAAAAAGGAGTGAAGGCGCCCGGTTCTTGTCGGCAACCCTTTTCTCTTTGGGCCAGTCAAAAGAGCGCGGCTTTTTGGTACCCTGTGCGCAGCCTACAAATGCTGGCCCGATACGCCCGCCGCACCGACTATAACCGCGACGACACTGCCATTTGTTCTCTTCTTTTCCCCCGTGCAAACAAACACGCAATAATTGGTCGCGCGCCGTGCTGTGGCCTTTCTGTTCTTTTTATGTAAAGAAAAAATAGATAGGTCTTTTGCTATTTTTTGTCTACAAAAAAGGGACACAGCACAAGAATGCACACAAGAACTAGATCCAAATGCGCTGGGCCTTTTCAAGCGTGGCCGACGCCACCGCGAGCCCCTCGTCTGTATCAAGGTCGAGCATGTCGCAACCATCATCCTCCGTCATGTCAAGCGCCGAGCGCGCCCAGTCCATCAGTTCAACAGCCAAACCGCACTTGGTTTCGAATCGCATTACCCCGTATTCGAGATCATCCTCATCAAAGTCGACGGCAAACAGTTGTGCCTTGCAGCCGCCGCGTCTCAAATTGGCAAAGAGGCACCAGAGCGTGATATCGTGGCAGCGCGCGACCACGTCGCTGCACATGCCCATCATTGTATGGAAATTGTCGCCATTACTGTCGTTGTGGTTGGTGATCATCTGCGACGACTCGGTTCGGAGCCTGTCGAGAAATGGGGTTTTGACACGAGCACGCGGCACGGCATACAGTCCGATGCACAAATTGTCCTGTACGGCGAGGACAAGGTCGGGCTCGACCTCGGGCGCGAGATCTCTCCAGCGCGCACAGACGCCTCGAACGGCGGGCACGTCGGCGGGATCGCACAGATGCAAAATCATGGCGATGATTTCGCTGGGCACGACGGCCTCGATGTCCATCGGCGGCCGCCAAGCCTCATCGTCGCGTCGAGGACTCAAGTCGATGTGACCGCTGCCAACCAGGTCGCTTATCCACGCAGGTCGTCCCGCAGTTTGTGCTTTGTACCCACTGCGCGGTTCATGCGCATTGCGGACCCATCGCGCACACGTCCTCATGACGGCCTATTGCAAAGGGGCCTCTCTATCTCCTTTTGGACGCCAAAAAGAAATCAGCAGGGGTCAGAGTAGTCCCGGCAGTTTGCAATGGGCCCTCCTTTGTCTTTGTCCACTTGCGGGCTCCCTTTGTGTTTTTTTTGCTGTCGCCAATGGTGCTGAGAAATCAATCTGCGGAAAAAAAGAGGTCGGTACTGCGTCGGCGACGCCGTGCATGACAGACGCACGGCCTTTTTTTGTCGCCCTTCCCCAATCGCCGGCATGCCACTTCCAGACATTGACAAGTAAAATTTGTTTGAAAGGCCATATATTGCCCCTTTTTTTAAAAAATTTCAACTCTTTTCGGTGCAGTAGAGTTGTCGCTGGGGTCAGGTTGCCGGCGGCGCGGGCACGAGAGGACGCCATCCCTTTTTCATTTTGTTTGTTTAGGAAACAAAAAGAGGCAACCCAAACAGAAAACAGTCACGGTGTGCGACGTGCGATAGTTGGGTTCCTCTTGTTCTTGCCCTGTGATAATCTCTGCCACGCGAGAGACGAGATGGCGACCCTCGATGACCTGCCCGACGAGGTGCTTCTCGGCGTGGCGCTCTTTCTGGGCATCAAAGATATTTGCGTCTTGGGCGCGACGTGCCAACGCGTTCATGCAATTGCGACCGACTCTTGCCTGTGGCGCTCTTTGTTTATGCGTCATTTTGCTCACCTGTACGCCTGCATCGATTCAACGATGGTGCCGTCTCCCGGCTGGCTTGCGCCCGAGACGTGGCCGCCCGAGGCGCGCTTCCTCTATGCACGCAGCGGAGCCGCCTCGCTCATGCCGCCGCCTTGCGAGCCCGCCGCCGGCCTTCCGGCCCCATTTGGCAATGCCTTTGCTATGGGCAAGGACTGGCGGTGGATGTATCGCGTGCACGCCGTCGTCCACGACAAGAGGCTTGCCCACGGACCAGGGAGGAAAAAAGTGCACCGCACCATGTGTGCAGGCGATTATACAAGGGGAAGCCTCATCTACGGCGTCAACGTTGCCCGCGACGGCACCTCCTGGGAGGAGGCCTACACGCCGTGGCAGTCGGATGTGCAATGGCGGGTCGAGTGCACGCCTGGGGTCGTCTCGTGCTTTGTGAGAGACTTTTGCATTCGCGAATGGCCGGCCACCGGAAGGCGTGAATGGATCTCGTACAGCAGACATGCCATCGACAGCGTTGACGAGTGGGCCGGCGCCAGCAAGGTGACCATCGTCGCAGACGCGTGCAATTATAGAGTCGAGCCCACCTTTTAGGATCAAACTCGACACCGCGGTACCGCGCGCTCCTCCGAGCCCACAAAATGGAACTGGTCGACGACTGGGCGCCCCGGCCAGGAGCAGCCCCGCCGAGGCCATGCCGATTTTTTTTCCGGCAACAACTGAAATCTGCCGGCACTGTTTTCGACATCCACGAATAAATTGTGCACAAAAAATGTATAGGGAGTCGTGTTCGAGGCCACATTTGCGCTCATACCATCGTATTCATTGTGCACCTCTTGTGGGCAATCTTGATGGTTTAGGAATGGGGTGTCCGCAGGTTTGGTCGTGGCTCGATTCAGGCTACGCCCAAAAATCTGCGCCCGTCGCCAAGATGCAAATCGCCGACATGGCATCCTCTGACGCGCGCAAAAGACACCACGCCTGGACCGACTTGCCTGGTCAGCCAAAAAGGAATCACTGATCACCGTAACCTATTGGACCCCTAGGAACCGGCGCAATTTTGCCATAGCCGTACACGTGCTGGGAGCAAAACAAGAGAGCGCGACACAGGGGGGGGGGGAGGCGGTCGGCACCATAATACGCAAAAAATGGATTTTTTATTTTTTTTGAAAGAACCCAATGCCAAAAAAACACACAGGAAACCTAGAGCCAGACGCGCCGTGCCTCTTCGAGTAGGGCCGACGTCACCGCGAGACCCTCGTCCGTGTCAATGTCGACTGCGGCAGTTCCATCTTCCTCCATGTCGAGTGACGAGCGCGCCCAGTCCATCAGGTTGACGGCCAAATCGCGCTCGGTTTCGAATCGTGTCACTTTGTATTCCGTAAGGTCTCTATCAAATTCGACGTCAAACAGTTGTGCTTTGCGGCCGCCGCGTCTCACATTGGCAAACAAACAGTGGAGTGTAATCTCATAGCCGTCGCAGACCGTGTCGCTGCACATGTCCATCATCGTACGGAAATTGTGGCCATCGTCGTCGTTGTAGTTGTCGATTATCTGTGACGACTCGAGTCTCAGCCTGTCGAGAAATGGGGTCGGGACATGGGCGCGCGGTACGGCGTAGAGTATATTGCACGGGTCGTCCCACACGACAAGAACGAGGTCGGGCTCGGGCTCGGGCGCAAGACCTCGCCAACGCGCGCAGACCCCCCCGAACGGCGGGCACGTCAGCGGGATCACAGAAATGTAAAATCATGGCAATGATCTCGTTGGGCACAACCGCCTCAATGTCCAACGGGGATTGCCACGCCTCGTCGTCGCATCGAAGGCCCAAGTCGACGTGACCACTGTCGACGGGGCCGCTTCTCCACACGGGCCGTCTTGCCGTTTGCGCCTTGAGCGCAACTCACCTCTGCGGATCCAACGCGGGCGAGTTCGCATGGTAGTCTAGAAACACCGAAAAAGTTGCCGACTCTCTTTGGGCGACAAAGGGACCGGATAGCCTCGGCCGTCTGCGACAGATCCCTTGTTTCGTCTCGCTCGCCTGTGCGCTCCCCTCGCGTGTTTTTCGTCGTCGCCAAGATTATGCACGGGGTCGGTGCGCAGACAACATGCGAAAAAAAACAGGGGCTGACGTGACCGGCCTTTTTTCTGGCCTGTGGCCAACGGCAAAAGAAAAAGGGTTGCCTATAGGCGCACAAAAGATGGAAAAAAAGATGATCCTTTCGGGTTGGCCGGGCTAATGCGTTGACGGTCGTCCAGACATTGTGTTGTCCGTGCAAACCTTTTTGTTTTTCGTATAGCATAAAAAAAACAAGAGTGGCGCCAAATGCCTTTGACTCCCGATGGTGGGCGGCCGCTGTGCCCCGACTGCGAAAACAACTTGTATTTTCGGTGCACATCGACATGCATCATCTTTGTCTATTGCGACGACTGCTCGTCCATATGGCTTTGTCCACATGCGACCGGCTGGGGCGACGTGGCCAGCGTACAGGCTTTGCGCGAGCACTTTCGGCAGGCCGGCGACGACAGGCCGCTCGATGCCATTTTCGGCTCGTCCACTTGGGCCACACGCACGCAAATAATGAAAGATGTAATATGGGCCGACACGATCAATACCGTAGCCTCTATCTACCATGAATGATCCATTGCGTCGCATATGTGTTCCCCCAGTGTTGTTGATTAATTCGTTTTTATTGATTTGCATAAATGAAATAAAATGGCAAGCATTATGTTTTTGCAAGACACTGAGGATACGCAGGTTATGGCGTCATGACGGTGGGCAGCACGAAAAGGGATCAACAACGGGCTGCCGCTCCAGGCGCGCCGCGGCCGCTAAAAAGAGGCCTCGTCGAACTGCGGCACGACGACTCCGAAAAAGAGCGCGTGGCCTTGGTGGCCCGTCAGGCACAGATTCGTGATATGAAAGAGGTCGGTAAAGTCGAGCGCAAGTTGGGAGCACATCCTCATGCAGGCGGCCACCGTCGTGGGCAAGTTTTTGCGCGTGCGCGCATTGATATGTGCAAGGACGCGCTCCAGAGTTTTGGGGTTGCGCATGGACCTGTCGGCCCGCGCCTCGGCGAGACATACGTCGCAAGTTTGGCCGCCTCGCCATTCACACATGCATGCAGATCCGCCGCACATCTCGGTCGTGGTCTTGGGCAAACGGGTAATCTTTGACAGGCCCGCCGGCGCAATGCCGAAAAGGAGGTCGGACGTCTCGGCCGCGCAGACATTTCCCACGACCACATGTGGGCGGGAGATGTTCCCGGCATCGCGGTGACGCTCGCACTTGGCCATCTTGTCGGGCAAATGCCATGGATCAATCTTGTTGTTGAGGGCACAGGCGAGGACCGGAAAGAGGCATGACTCGCAAAGCCGGTCGATGTCGCGATGGTTTGAGACGACCCAAGTGAGGAGCGCGTCGGGCGAAACCGAGGCAAAGGGCGCCAGGCCGATGCGGTCGACAAGGCGACCGGCGGCCAGGATTCGACTGATGTAGTAGGCTTGACGAGTGTCACTTGCAAAGCCACGCGCCGACCAGCCCGTCACGTCCTCGATGGCGCCGACCACATAGGCGTACATGACGGCCAGGGCAAGGCCGGTTGAAATGTCTGCCTCACAACGTGCGCCCACTGTGCGCGCAACATGCATGAGAGACAGGACGTCGGCACGCGCGGTCTTGTGTGGGGCAAGTTGGATCTTAATGCGCGCCGAGAGGACGGCATCACGCATGATTGTGTGGGTCATGCAGAGACTTGCTACCGAACGGCACGAGACACGAAATGCCCATGCGATTATCTCGTGATGAATTTCGGTCGGCAGGGTCAAGAGCGAGGCGGCACCGCCACGGTCGTCCATCGACGTCGGTGGTGGTGCAATGTCGGCGCACCGCAAAAAAACAAATGGTTGTGGCGTAGCATGACACATAATATATGCTTTCTTTTTGTTTATAAAAATGGCATTGGGACGAAATATTGTCGACATACCAAGAGGCCTCTACCGATTGGGTCGTGCATCGGCGTCGGTCCACCAGGGAGCAAAAACAACGGGCTCCCGGCACTGTACATTCCTCGCGTCGACCTGGCGTAAAAAACCAGGGTCCGGCCCAACACACACACGCCCCAAGTATTGGTCTTGTGCTGGATCTTTTTTTTTGGCCAGCCACCCGCCAACGGCGCAAGAAAAAGGGGGTCGGCCGGCGCCGAGAGGAACAAAAAAAGACGGGCAAAGTGCGCGGTCGCGGGCCAGGACCACATTTGATCGGTGACCTCTTGCAAAAGAAAAAGCGATCCACGACGACCGATGGACGGCGACGTCTCTACTGAATGCCCAGTCTGTGAAGGGGCATACCGCGAATTTTACAGGACGCCCAACAATGGCATCATGCTTGTGTGTTTCGAGTGCACGAGCATCTGGCTCGATGCTGCGGCGACAGGGTGGAGCGACACGGCCAACGAACGGGACCTCTGTGACCGGTTAGGTGTTTCCGGACGAGGCCAATTGTTTAATCGACGCACGGCCGGTCGGGCAACGCGCTGCGAGGTTGTTCGAGACCGCGCGTGGCGCGGTGCACTGGACCGTGTCGGCCACGCCGAGGACGACCCCTGACTCTTTTTTCCAGTAAGGCGTCCATAATTACGAAAAAACATGCCGACCTCACTCAAAAAAACAATAAAAAGGGATCATATGCGCTGCACGTATTTCTTTTCATCCAATCCCGATTTTTGCATGGCGCCATACGAATCTTTAGTGGCAGGAACGAAAAGAGCGGACCGTTGACACGACATCTGTTGTGTCCTCGCCGAAACTCTTCTTTTCGACTTGCGATCTCGTGCCCCCCCCCCAAAGTCGGCAAGGCGCCGACGACCCTGCCATCGAGGAATCGCAAGTCTTTCTATTGTATGCGCGATTGTTGTCGATGGCCTCCACTATCCGATGCCCCATTTGCGACCAGAGGGACCGCGCCTTTTACAACGTGCCCAACAACCATATTGTCCTCTTGTGCTTGGAATGTTCGGCCGTCTGGCTCGATCCGGCTCACGCCGGGTGGGGCGACGCGTCTACAGAGCAGGTCCTGTGCGAGCACTTTGGCGTGACCGACTCGGACCAATTGTTTGATGACCAGATGAGTGGCTGGGCCACGCGCCACGACGTCCTCCAAGACCAAAGGTGGCGCCATGTATTGGACCGCCTTGGGCGCGCACGGCCCGATTCTGTCATGCTGTCGCTCCCCTCCAGCCACAACCACTGAAAAAAAATCTGTGCAACCACACGCCGTCGTTGTTTCTAGAGTTTTCCTGTGGTCCCATATGGACAGGCAGACCGCGCGGATTGGCACATGTACTTGTTGCTGCTCGACCAGCGCGGCGCTGACACACTTTTAAGCACCCTTTTTGCATCGTTGCGCTTTAGTCTTTTCTTTTTGTCGGTCACGCGGCCTGTCGTCGTACATGGCCGCCACCTCGGTGGAATGTCCAGTCTGCCGATACGATGATTGCGCATTTTACGTGGTGCCCAACAACAACATCATCCTTATGTGCGACAAGTGCACGAGCATCTGGCTTGACCCCGCCCGCCCAGAGTGGGGCAAGTCTGCCAGCGACTAGATCTTGCGCGATCATTTTGGTGTGACCAACGTGCAGCAACTCTTTAACGGGCCGCCGAGCGGCTGGGCGACACGACGTGATGTCCTCCTCCAAGACTGCAAGTGGCGCGATGCACTCGACCAGGTCGGCGATATCTACTACCCTGATCCCTAGTGCCCTCTTTTTTTCCTGTGACCTTGTCAACAGGACAACAAAATAAAACCAACGCCAAAATTCTTTTTTTTTGATGGCTTTTTTCTTCTTCTTCACTCTTTCTTGGCTCGTCGGGCACGCCGATTAAAAGGCCGCGCTCGCCTGCCCGCTTGGGATCGCGCCAACCGCAAATGACTCTTGTCGGCAAAAAGAATGCCCTAGACGTGCCGATTGGTTGATGCAAACTCATGCGAACCGCCGACACGCATTGTTTCCTCTCAACGCCGCGTGCTCACTTGGTAAACCATTGCACGGCCAACATCCTCTGTGTGCACCACACACACAAAAAACACGCCCACACACAAGGCTAGACGACGATTAGAACAACGGCAGCAATCCACGACAGACGATGGGAAAGGAAGGACGTGTTTGGGGCACCTTTGGCATCTGGGCGGCGGGCCTCGCGCTGGCGCCCTTTACCGGCGGCGCATCAATCGTCGCGGCAGGCCTCTACGGAGGAGTGCGCATGGTGGCCGAGGCCAACATCGACGAGCGGCCTGCGCCCAAAAACATCGAGAGCGCCGCCGAAGCCCGCCGTTCTGAGCGCGTGACTCTTGTCGAGGTCCGCTACTGCCACATTACAAATGACGATGACGACGATCTACTGGGTACCGCGGCCGACGCCGGCCTGACGCTGGGAGCGCGCGCTTGGCGATGACCACTCAGGCCGCCCACCACCACTTTGTCGTGCTCACCCTCGAATCGGGCACGCTCATCTACGTGGACAAGCACAGCCGCAGGAACGTGATGGTGCGCAGCGACAAAAAGGGCAAGAATGGCGGCGGCGACGAGTGGCTCGACAGCGCCCTGCTCAAGTCGTGCTCACCCACCCGATGGAATGGCAACGTCAACCTCGGCGACGTCATCGACTTTGTCTCGCGCGACCAGTTTGAAACCTACCACCTCCTCGATGCCAACTGCCAACACTTTGCCGAGGCCCTTTATCAGTGGATCTAGACCTGCGTGGCTCGTTGTCGTCTCTTGTATGACCACACTTTTTTTTCTTTCACTCTTTGGTGATCCACGACCGAAAATAAAAAAACAAACAACACAACCATTCTTTTCTCTACAACAGCCCACATTGTTTGTCCTCCAGGTGCGTTATGATGCCTTGATTGGAAAAAAAAGAGACGCAATTGTCGCCGCCGCTTCATTTCTCGATACATGCGGGACTCGCGGATACGACGCTCATTGATCGGATGTGTTGTGGCACATTGTGTCACAAAGAAAGTGGTTGTTGTTGTCGCATAGAGCAAATAATTTCTTTTTTTTTACATCGCATTGCGCGACAATAGGGGACAAGGCACAGTGGCCACGTGCGGCCAAACAAATCGACGCGTCCCCGCCAAATAACCAGACATCAAAAGGATGCGCCTATATGCAACACTTTGGCGCAGACAGGCGGCCTCGGTCGCCGGAGATCGGAAAGAGAAAAACGACGCACAACGGGCATCTCATCGGCGCCGCTGGGTTTGCGCGCAAGGGTGGTCGCGTCATGAGACGTGGCCGGATCTACATAGGAGGACCACCAGCGGTGGGTGCGCGAGGCAGACCATGCTATGCACGCTTTTGCGGTGAGGATGATGTTTGGTTCACCTCGTGAGCGCCTTGACACATGAAATACACGACGCACATGCGACACGCCCAAGGTCAGTCTCAAAACAGGACCATCTATGCAAACAAAAACATGATGAAACTAGAAAAGCATATACTTAATATGCATGGGTATGTCAATGAAGTGGAGATGTACCTGCCAACGAAAAGAAAGGGTCTACCATCAATCAGGTGGCCCAGCAAATGTTTGGTGTTGGCGCTGGCGGCAAATGTGCGTGCGTCACAGCGAAGGCAAGACAAGCGGCATGATCCATCGAAATCGCCCGCAACGTCACTTAGAGTGGCTGCGGCTTCGGCAACGTCATCGACGTGAAAGCCGAGTTTCTTTATAATGTGTCGTCGACGTAGCGCGACGGCAGCAATGACCGTCAGAGCGTCGTAGGTGCACCCGCCGGCGGCCAGCACGCGTAGTGATTCCCAATCGTTGAGGACGACGGCGACGGTCGCGGCCGCGGGTCCCCAAGGGCACCCGTGCGCGCGCACCTTGCGCAGCATGCGACTACCGCCTCCAGCAATGGCTGCCGCTGCCACATATTCATCCATCGGGCAAGGCGGGACGGAAGCGCGTGCAATACACATGCAGTCGACTAGGTGAAAGTGACCACGGCGCGCTGCCGCGGCCAACGTGGAGGTCGTCCATGGATGGCCCATTTGGACACGCAACCACACGACAAGTGACGCAAACCCGCGGGCTGCAGCCTTGTCTATCGTATAGAACGGAATCGCGAGACTGTGCCGATGAGTGCTAGCGATTGTCTGAGCACACGCACGCCACTGCCTGCACGTCGTCGAGGCCACCGACAGCCATCGGCGCCGCAGGTGACCGAGGATGGCACAGACAAGTTCGTCGGGCAGGGCGTCCATTGCGCCAGATGACAGGGCACACAACTGCATGAGAGAGAGAGAAGGAAAAAAAGAGGTTCCTAAACCCTTGGTCCTTTACCCGCATGTACAGCCAATGGGGTTGAGTTTTTTACGTCCACGGCCATATGAATTTGGATTTGGAAAAAAAAGTGAATGGATGGCCGTGCCGCGGTCGCGCCGTCGGTGCATCAAGGCGGCACAATTCTCGGCCGCTGCGCCAAGGCAAAAGGGGAAACTTTTTTAAAAAAAACAACTGCGCGTTGGTGTTGATGTATGGAATCAACGGGAGCAAAGTGGTGGCGCATTGACGCAAAAGCATCAAACCCAACGGTTGGACCCATGGACGACCAAATGAATCATAGTAGCATGAGCCTTTTGGGCCTGCCCGCCGAATTGATCGAGCATATTGTCGACTTTCTCGACGACGTCTCTTTTTGCCAAGCGCGCCGCGCCCACCGGTGCTTTGTGGTGCGCGATCATGCCCATGTTCTGGCTGGCCGTGCCCGCAGACACTGGCTCGGCCACACCTTTTACCGCGTGTGCAGACATGGCCCGCCCGACGCTGTCATAGCCCACTTGGACGCTGGCTCCAAAGTTTCGAGCGACCACCTGATATGCGCCGCCAAGTATGACAATGCGCCTGCCATCGATCTCATATGCCAGCGCTTTGCCCTCGACAGCCGCGACTGGAGTACACGCTTTGCCGACACTGCGGGCTCGCTGGGCAATGTGCGCGCCCTGGAAGTTCTTGCGCGGTTTGGCTTTCGCGCGAGTCGCAGCGCGCTCCACGGGGCTGCTTTCTCTGGTCGCAGGCCTCGGTGGCACGCCCTCGTGGCGCTGCACAAACTTGGCCTCGGTGATTGGGGTCCGTGGCTCATGGACGCGGCGGCGCAAGAGGGCCGCTGCAAACTCGTGCGCTTCCTCCACAAACACCTTGGGCAGTCATGCACGACCGACGCCATGGACGAGGCGGCGGCGCGTGGTTACCTCAAAATTGTCCGCTTCATTCATGACAACCGGACGGAAGGTTGCACGACCGAGGCCATGGACGGCGCCGCCGCCAACGGACACTGGGACATTGTTCAACTCCTTCACGCCAATCGCAGTGAGGGTTGCACCACCAAGGCCATGGACGATGCTGCCGCTGGCGGACATATCAAGGTCGTCCAGTTTTTGCATGACAACCGCCACGAAGGGTGCACGAGCGCGGCCATGGATCGTGCGGCCGCTGCCGGCCATCTCGATGTAGTTGCTTTTCTGGCCGAGAACCGCACCGAGGGCAACCCGACAACGGCCAAACACATGGCCGGCCAGACGCGGCAGGCCGACGTGGTCACCTACTTGCGGCGGCGCTGGCCCAAACCGCCACGCCAAAGAAAGAGGCGACACAATGCCGATACACCAACCACCACAAAGGTGCCCTAGGCGCACACCGGTGGCCTCCCTTGGACGGATGGACCACTGTGTTGCACCGGCATCTAAAGGCATTTTTTCCGATATTTTTTTGGACACGACGCCATCCCTCCTCAGAAAAAGATCCGCAACAGGCATGATTATCGCAAGACAGATTGTTGCCGTGCATCGCACCCACGGCTCTCGTGGATGTGTTGCTGCACGTCGACAAATTGTGGCACACTATTTGTTGGTCCCTTTTGAAAATAAAAAAAAGATTTGAAATACTATACCCAGCCTTGGTATTGTCGCTTGTACGGCGCTTGTCTGCTGGGCCAAATTGGTCTGGCCTCTTTTTTTTCTATCTCACGAGTGGGGTGTATTGTCGGGGCGCCGGCCATTGCCCGACCCCAGCAAGATTCAGAGTTGGCGCCCGGTTTACAGCGCCCAACCAGCGCTTGCGGGTCGGTTAGCCGTCAACTAATCCACACCAAATTCTCCAATCATAAATCATATGAATCAAACAATCCCCCTAAAATCCTGGATTTTAGTCGTCGGTTAACCGATCCGCAAGCACTACGCCCAACTTTAGTCGCTCGACTTTTTGGCCCACCGCCAAAAAAAAAGGCGGGTCGCCGGTTTGCGCTCGACCAAAATGAAAAATTGAAAAAAATCGGGGAACCAATGACGAGGTCGGGCAGCAGCAACATTTAGGCGGCAGCGACGGGAACAAGTTGGGCCTCTGTCGTCGCTGTCGGTGCCCTCTTTTTTTGGGCAAGTTTGGTTTTTTGCTTGTCCGACAAAAAAAGGACCCCAAAGTGTCAGGTGCGTACTGCAACAAACAAACAGAAAGGATGGAAATGCTCCCTGTCGAATTGGTCTGCGGAATACTGTGGCGACTGGGTCCGTTGCCCCATGTCGTCCTGGTGTGCCGCGAGTGGCGAGACATTCTGGCCGACGTCAAGGCCCTTCGAGGCCGGCGCCGCCTGTCGCCCACAAAGTACATGGCCACACTGGCCGAGTGGGGCGCACAGGACGTCATTGCATGGGCGCATGATCAAGGATGTCCATGGGACACGTCGACCTGTGCCGCTGCCGCATCTGTTGGGCGGTTTGACCTCGTCCGATGGCTCTGCGAGCACGACTGTCCATACGACGATGCCGTCGCGGAAGAGGCGGCCAAGCATGGCCACAAAGAGATACTTGAATGGCTTATAGGACAAGGTTTGAATGTGCGCAACACCAATGTATGTGCCGCCGCCGCGTCTGCCGGCCGACTCGACACCCTCCAGTGGCTCCGTCAGCGAGGTTTTTCATGGGACGACTGGACGTGTGCTCTGGCAGGCGCAAACGGCCACCAGGCCGTCTACGATTGGGCGCGTGCCCATGGATGCGCCGAACGTCCAAGGCACCTGTGGGCACCCAGCATCACCCGAGGCCTCACAAATGTCGTCGACTGGTTGCGGGCCAACGGCCGTCCCTGGCCGGCCGACGTCTGCGAGATGGCGGCGCGGTGTGGCAGGACCGAAATCCTGGAGCGCGCCATGGCCGATGGCCATCGATGCGACGCGACCATATGTGCCGAGGCGGCCAGCGAGGGCCAACTTGCGACCGTCAAGTGGTTGCGGTCGCGGGGCATCCCCTGGGACGAGAGGACACCCGCAGGGTTTGCCCTTGCGGGCGATATGGACGGGCTCGTGTGGGTCCACGGACAAGGGTGCCCATGGGACAAGTGGACGACGACCAATGCGGCCTCTGGTGGTCATCTGGACATTCTTTGCTACCTAAAGGCCAACGGGTGCCCTTGGGACGCATCCACATGCACCGCAGCGGCCAAGCGCGGCCACTGGCATGTGGTCAAGTGGCTGGCGGCCAATAGATGCCCGTGGGGCGAGAGCGTGACCTATGCGGCTGCGGTCAGCGGCAACCTTGACATGCTCGCGTGGGCCATCGACGCCGGTTGCCCCTGGTATCGGCCCATTTGCTTGTATGGTGCAGGTTACAACGGCCACGACCATATTGTTGCCTGGGTCGAGGCGCGCTTTCCCGACGAATGAGTGTCCCCCCTTAAGGAAAAAAAAAGAAAAACGTTGTCGATTTGTTCCTAGCACCGTAATACACAAGTGTCGTCGGCCACTCGACTAGCCACCGACGAACAAAAGGGCGATCACTGGCTTGCGCGCCGCCGCTCTTTTGGTCGCCCGTGGACGCCTAAAAAAAGTCTGCCTCAAAGACTGAGCCAACAAGGCACTGAGAGCGCATGTTCTCGCCAGGGCGTAAAGGGCGCGCACGTCGCAGTGTTTTGTCGTCATCCTATCAAAAAAAACAGAAAAAAAGAAAAAGATTGTCGGCCAATGCGCGCATGTTGAAAGGCACGCCTTTTTTGACGCCCCTGTGTTGGGGGGGCAGCGCCACCAAAAAGCACAAGGCAGACACACAAAGGCTGCACAAAGAGGCGCGCTCTTTTTGACCGGCAGAGAACCACGATCACGACCGATAAAAAAAAAGATTGCAATCAACCACCGACGCTCTGTGCTGCCACAAGTGCACAGTCGACCATCGAAACACGAGAGAAAAAGGGGAAAAAGAGGCAATAGTTGTTCACTTAAAATCTGGCATGGAATACCAAGGCCTAGCGCGACGGGCGATTCGCGTGTGCCTCGTCGTGGCCGTCGACAAGGCCGACCTGTTGGCCGAGGACGACGTAATCCCCTACGACTACAAGGCCAGCGGCCAAATCGACGCCATCGCGCGCCTGGTTGCCGACTCGACCGTCGTCCTCAGCCGCCGATCCGCGATGGGTCTCGCACCGCGCCTCGCGGGCCACTTTCCCGGCCGTCGCTGCCTCGTGCTCTCGCATCGCCTCTCGAATCCGCCGCCATGCGTCCATGACGACGCACTGCTAGTACAGTCGGTCGACGACGCCTTTGTCGCCTGCGTCACCGATACGCTCTATGTCATCGGTGGCCCCGACCTGCTCGGTTCGTTCATGCCCTATGCGTCGGTGTTTTACAAGTTTGTGCTGGGCAAGAGCGTGCGCCTGGCTGGCGGGTGTCGGCGGCGCTTTGTCGGACCCATCACATCGACCTCGGGCGCGGCCGACACTGGACCGCGCGTCGACGGACCCGCCGGCCTCTTTTACCATCTCGAAACTTGGCCGCTGACGCCGTCTGCCACCGCGTCACCGTCTGCCGATAGTTCACGGTCGCATTTCGTCCGCATCAGGAAACCAAAGTGCGACTTTCGGATCGGATTCGAGGCACCGGATGGCGGTGGCAATGGCACACTGATGGCTACTTCAACGACGCGCACGGCGACAGGAGCGATGGCCATTCAGACGACGGCGATGATGCTGGTGACTGATCCCGATGCGGCGGCGATCGCGCACATCCCTGATGTCGACGTGGCGCCCTTGGGAGACATTGATTTTGTCAGCGACATAAATCAGGCCATCATACAGAGCCAGTATGAGCACTGGGTCGAGTCGCGCCAGATGCGAGCGACACCCCAAGATGGGCCCAATCAAACGAATGACGGTGATGACGCCATGAGCGTCGATGACCGCGACCTGAAAGACGACTCGATTGGCGGCGACCCTCTAGGACTGTCTGATGCCGACGATTTCCTTTCAGACGCCGATCCCACAGACGACGACGACGAAATCGACAGCAGTGACGGTAATGACAGCGGCGATGACGATGACGATGACAACGGACAGATCGACGACAATGTCATCCTCTACGACGGTGGCTATATCGGCGATGACGATGATAACGATGACATGGACGACATGGGGCGATCGGAAAGCACAGAGCCCGTCGGATGCATGGTCACTCGCCTGGCGTCTCACGATCTGCAAGTGGCATGGAACATCCTCGGGCGACTGAGGCCCGCCGACGTTTTCTCCTTGGCCAGAGCGTCGCCGACCATGCCGCGCATGATGGCCGCCATCTTGGACGTCATGCCAACCGACGCCGTCGACCGAGCGTGGCCACAACCACCGGACGACCCCATGTGGGCTCTATTTATGCGCGGCACAATACTTCCGACCAACGTGGCGCGCGTTGGCAGTGCGTGGCTAATGCTTGTCGGCATGGGTGCACACCTGTGGCCCGCGTCGCCACTATGGGCACGCTTCAATCCGGCACTGCGCACCACCGCGGGGACGTTGGACTATTGCAAAAAGTATGTGGAACCTGTCGCATACGCGTCGATGCTCGGCTGTGCGCCGGTCGCCTGGGAGTGCGTGTGGCTCTCTGTCCGGCAATACCCAAACTCGGACCATGTGCTCCCTGCCATTCCGCTCGCTGCCGCGGCCGCCTCGCGTGGGTCGCTGGCGCTCTACGACGTGGCAAGAGGAATCGCCGAGGCCAACACCCTCTGCGACCGCACCTTCACCATGAACCCGCCGGTTCGCGACGCCGGCTATGGAGGCACGCTCAACATGCTCGACGCAGTGGTCACGGTCTATACACGCGACATGCCGCCGTCAGGACCGTCCCGACATCTATCTGGTGGACAACACGCACTGGTGCTCACCGAGGCAACTCGCGACTTTGTCCGTGCTACGCGCGACGGCCTCGCGGGCGTCGGTCGGAACCACACGGCCGACTCCTTTCCCTGCATCGACATGATTTGCAGTCGACTGAGCGCGTGGATTGTACGCCAGTGTGTACCGCAGTCCCCCACAGGCACCATCGATGACGACGATGGAGCGAGCGCGTACATGGCCTCGGCGATGGCCGCGCTCGGTCGCATCGCACAGGTTGCGACTGAACAGGCCGCCGACGGTTGCACCGGCATTCGCAGCGCGGTCGTCGTGCCCTTGCTGCATGCGTTGGCTGCGACAAAAGGTGCTCACGTCGACGTGGCCCTTCTCGACGCCCTCGACATGTGGCACACGGACACGGCACAGTCTGACAGGAGAATGCCCATAACGCCCGTCGACGTGGCGCCCCCAGACGACCTACTCTACAATCTGCTGGACCATGAGCCGATGCTCTTTACGACGGCGATCTTACCACATCTCGACGATCGCGACGTGCTCGCGCTTGGTGCGTGCAGTCGGTCGTTGCTACACGTGGTATTGGTCTGGTTTGCCGCTAGACGACGCAAACCACTGGAGTCGACTGCGCGCCTTTGGTGGTCGACCACATTAATCAGGCGGGACCCGCCTCCGAAGGCCTCGCCCTTGGTTGCCTGTGGCTGCCGTGGATCGAGGCCGCGCTCGACCTCGTCGAGAGAGCCGTGCTCGCATGCTGTCCCGACAAGGACCAGCCTGCCGTCGAGCCGCGCATCGTAAACACACTGCTCAATGGCCTTTGGCGCAGTGTCAAGAGGCCCACGGCCTTGATCCTTTCGGCCGTCGAGCGCGCCATTGTGACGGGCGCTCTGCACGTCTTGCCGACATGCGTCAATGCCCTCTCCCGTTTGTGGGCAGCGCACCACAGGTGTGTGTACGTAAGCCCGTGGGGCCAACTCGACGCCTACAAGGCCGCCGTCATACGATGCCGCGGGGACGCCAGGCGCGCCGTGTCCTCGCGCGATCCGCCGCCAATCCGTCTCTTGGCCTGGATGCAAGCCAACACCATGTTGGTCGATGACGCAAACGCGCCGACAGCGGATGGACCAACGCCAGACGAGACAGCGGTAACCAACGGTGCTCTCTGGCGGCACGACACAACAACGAGCGGCCATTGCCCGCCCATCGCGGCTTTCGCCTATGTCGCTGGACGGCTGCGGTCGAGCCGACTGCTCGCCCTGGCCGGAGAGATGGCAGACGAGATGCGACGTGGCGCGCTCTTTGCCCCATGCGGCGTGGCTCGCAAAGAGGTGCTCCCCTTTGCGCTCACCTCGTCGGGGGCCTTTGTGCCCCTCTACGACCACGACCAGCCATCGGCGGCGCGCATGGATGTCAATCACGCCTACCTACGCGCGGCGGCCTTGGGCGTGCGCCACGGACCCGATCCGAATATTGACGGCGCGCGCCTCCCCTCTGCGAGTTTGTTTTTGGACGAGTTGTGGACGCGCGTGCGCCTCGCCCCGCCGGTCTCACACGGAACACGCCAGGCAGAGGCACCCATGGCACTCGCCGAGGTGGTCGGATCGTTGTTGCTCACCATCACGAGCGACGTCCCCGATGCCCGCCAAATTCGGTCGCCGGCCTCGCCATGTTGAGCGACGTGCACTAGTTTAGATGCAACCCACTACCCTGTTGATTATTTGTTTTTGTTGTGCCCACCCAGCGCGCCATTGTCAGGGCAGCCAAAAAATGAAAAAAAAACACTCGAAAAACAGGATCACATCCAGAAACGGGTTGGCTTGTGAGATTGGACCCCGCGAGCCTGCGTGTGGCAGTCCTTGACGTTGCTGACAGCATTTGTTTTATTCCATTTTTTCGCCCTGCGCGCATGGGGCAATTGCATTTTGTCGGTGCGTGCAGACCTTTCTTTTTTTTTATGCAAAGATAGAACGGACCAAGTCGGGGTGCTGTTGTTTGCGCTGGCCGAGGGCGCGGCCCCCACTCTGTGGCACGTCACGAGGCGGGCGCCGAGGCCATAGCGATGGCCTGGCGCAGCGCCGGCGATTGAAAGTCGCTAAACACCGACACGCTGGCAAAGTGCACGTGGCTGGACGCCACCCAGTAGGCGCTTCTAGCAAAGAGACGTCCAAACGGTGCGGCGCGCAGGCGCGCAGGGCCGCACGCACAATCGCACATTCCCTAACTTGTTGTTGGTGGCGGCGTCGCCTTGGTCTTTGATGATGGAGGCCTCGATGGCCTGCGCAATGCGCCGCGCGACGGCGGGCGCGTCAGCCGACACGGCCTCTTGTATGGCCGGAATGACGACCTGCGATCGATTGTCGTTGAAATCTTGGTGTGACGATCGCACCCACGTGTAGGGTTCGCGCACCCAGATGTCGAGAAAGGTGCCTGGGACATCACCTCCGAAAAAGGCCTGCACGTCGGGTTTGCGGAACCTCCATTGTGTGTCGCCGGCGCTAGTGAATGAGACGGAATAGGGCTCGACAAACACGGCGTCATTAAAGAGAGACAGGTCGCGGTCCGCGGCGGTGTACGGCTCCTCGGCAAGCAACATTTCAATGCGCCGCTGGATCGGCGACGTAAATGGATGCGCCAACCACTGCCACCACAATCGCACAATGGATACGAGGTCGGGCGCAATCGGGCCGACTAGCACTTGCCGCATTTCGTCCTGCGTCAGATTGCGCGCTGCCTCTTGGCCGTAGGGCGCGTCAAGCCAGCGTAAAAACTCGTCGTCGGTGAGTCCCAGCGTGACAAAGTCGGCCAGGCCGATGCCGCGCGACGAAATGCCGTCCAATATGGGCTGAGTGTTGTGGTCGTAAATGAGGAGGCCCTGCTGGGCGGCCGCGAGGAGCGTGCACAGGGCAGACACGAGAAATATGTCGAGCGGTCGCGTCTGCCCCGTGGCCACGGCCATGCGCGCATAGTCGATCATCGGCAGCATCGCCTGCACCAAATTGCCATCGTCGTCGGCAACCAGGTAGGGATGGCGTAGTCTGTTAATGAGATTGCGCGTGGCGCTGTCGGTCTCGTAGAGCGCCACCACACTCTGGGGCGACGACTCGACCAGTTGCTCGACGATCACGACCTTGAGTTCGGGCGGGTACCGATCCCAATCCACGGGCCTCGCCCGCATCTCACGCATCCCTTGGGCAGCGGCCAAAAGCACACGCGAGCGCGCGGCCTGCTCTGCATAGGCGGCCAGCGCGTCGGCCGAATCCCACGCCACATTCCATTCATTCCCAAGTGCGCCTGCCAACGCCGCACATGTCTCGTCGGGAGAATCAACGGCCACGCCCAGACGTTGGGCCAGCGACAACAATGTGGCCTCTTGGGCGCTGTCGAGACCAGCGCGGTCCGAGAGGGCGCACAGACCGACGGCCGACTCGACTTCGGGTCGTGCCCTCGCCGCACGCCTTTTGACGCCCCGTCTCTGTGGCCACGCTTCCATCGCCAAGAAAGAAAAAGATAAAGGATTGTCGTCGGAGGAGGCCCTCGCGTTGCCTTGCATGCGCTCAAAAAGAGGCCAACGGCAAGACGACCGGTGAGCAGCGTGCGCACGATGAGCGCCTGGGGTCTTCTTGTCAGCCGTAGGCGTGTGTTACCTTTTCGATCACGGATCCCCTTGGGTGAGCCCCCATCATGCGAGGCTCTTGTTTCTGTTGAGTGAAGGCGGCACGACGATGCCATCACCGCACACATAAAGGCTGCGCACCCGGCGAAAGACGGCTGGTTATTCTTTTTTCTTTTTTTTTTGTTGAATAAGCAAGTTTTTTCAGCGACATATGCACAATGTTTTTTCGTTGCGCTTGTTGGGCGCCCGCGTCGGCAAACCTGATCCACAACCGTCTCGACCGTGGTGTTTCGCCAGGTTGCTGCGTGCGCTTGGCGATCCTTTCTTCCTCCATCGATGACACCCTCTCGATACGACATCACAATGATCAAAAGTAAGAAAAAAAAAGAGTTTGGCGGCAGATGCCATCGCAGAAAACAGCGAGCACGTTGACGGCGGATCCTTTTATGCGGGCTGCACGCGAGCGAGATACTTTTGGCGCGCTTCAGGAGACACGCTGTCCAATACATACTGGCGCATTCTTGTGTTGCTTGTTGCCCACATCAGATTGTGCAGGCACCACCAGTCCGACCACGGGCACCCCTGGGCGCGAAGCCACACCAATGTATCGAGGTGGCCGCCGCGGACGGCTTTAGGACACGCGTCATCGTCCCAAGGACAGCCGTTGGCGCGCAGCCACTGGAGCACATCAAGGTGGCCTCCACCAGCGGCGAGACTGCACGCCCCTGCATCCCACGGACAACCGTCGGCACGGAGCCGCTGGAGCACGTCCAGGCGGCCACTGGCAGCCACGAATTTGCATGTGCGTGCGTCCCAAGGACAGCCGTTGGCACGCGCCCACCAAAGTACCTCATAGTGGCCACCGCGGGCAGCGGCCTTGCATGTAGATTCGTCCCATGGGCAACCTTGGGCGCGCAGTCGCTGGAGCACGTCCATGTGCCCCGCACCGGCCGCCGCTGCGCATGTCTTGGCGGTCCACGCGCATCCACGCGCGCGCGCCCATTCGAGCATGTCGATGCGGCCAATACGCGCAGCCGCCGTGCACACAATACCCTCCCTGTGGTAGTAGGCTACGCCTGGATGCGCACAGTGGTCGGGATTGTTGGCGTCGACCCACTTTAACATGTCGAGTGAGCCCGATCGCACGGCATACTCCCAGAGATGGGTCGAACCACGCATGCCCTGCGTGTGGACCCATTCGATGACGTCGATGCAACCGCTCCTGGCCGCCACGTCATAGATCATGCGGTCCTCGTGTGGGCACCCGTTGGCGAGCGCCCACTGCAAGACGTCGAGATGGCCGCCGCGGGCAGCCTGCGTACACGTGCGGTCGTCCCACTCCCAGGCCTCAAACAATTTTCTGTTGGTCACCCAGCGCGCAACGCTTTCGGCCGGTGCGTCGGGCATGCCGAGGGCCTCAATCAACTCTTGACGTTGCTCGGGCGTCTCGCAGCGTAGCCACATGAGGATGTCGAGTCGACCGACGCGTGCGGCCTTGGCACACGCGATTTTGTCGGCCTGATGTAGGTATCCCCACTTGGTATTGCGCAAGAGTTTGCGGCGGGCGGGTCGATCGTGTTGGGCCAGCCACATGAGGGTCTCGAATTGACCGCACCGAATGGCCTCTACATATGCGTCAGACGAAAAGCGCAGGCCTTGGCTGTGCGCCCAGTGTAGGACATCGGTCCAGCCTCGTGCGGCCAGACACGCGCCATAGTCGTCGCGCATTTTGTCCTCACTTGGTTGGACAAGACCGGCGGCGCGGGCAAGGGCCGGCGCCAGGTCCAAGACGCCATGGCGCCAGACGCGCGACACACGCGCCATCACGGGACGCATGGCACGGTCGGCCTGGATGGCGACGAGGGCCACCAGTTCAGGGTCCAAGTCGAAACAAAATGCCATATGCGTCACATCGTCGACGCTATCATGGTTGTCGCGTTCGATATGGGACCTAGGCCTTTTGAACGGTCTCGGTGGCGATGTGCCGTCGTCGTCATCGCTGGCACAATGGTGAACACATATTGCAACCTTGCTGTCTTGTTGAGTGTCGGCGCCCTGCTCTATCATGATGCACGCAAAAAGAGATCCTTTTTGCGGTCCCCTTTTTATTTGAAGGTTGGCAACGATGGCGCGCCGCCCATATGGTGCGAGCAAAAAAAGAAAAAAGACCTGGCATATCCACAGATCTGTATTGGCGCATTTGGCATCACAAGCACGGCCTCTATGGGTCCTATTTTCTTTCTCTAATATCACCGCAATGGGCAGCGTGGTGAGTGATGGCCATTGGGTCCGTGCGTTGCTCACTGAAATTTGCACAGTGTGGCATCAGCCTGCGATTGGACATATGATTTTTTTTAATATTTTTGTGCACTCTTGTTCGTGTTCCTTTTGTTACATTGCCAGCCTTGCGCCGCCTTGGACTATTGCGCCTCGTCGACCCTACATTGCGGCTTTGTCAATGTATTGGCATCATCGACCCGACGTCGGACCCTCGAATGCGACGATCGTCCAGGATCTTGTCCCTGCCTGGTCCAACGATACCTCTGGAGCATCTGCAAAAGAGCATGCCTGGCCCGACGTGTGTCCTGTGTGTTACGATGCACCGGCCTTTTACACGACAGCGTGCAACCACGCCTTTTGCCTCGACTGCCTGTGCCAACTCGCGACCGACAGCCAAAGGCGTCGATCATGCCCCCTTTGTCGGTCCCCGGTGCTGCTCAAGATGTCCAAAGGCCGCATGATCAAGCATGCCGAAAATGGCGGCCGACCTTTGGCGCGTAGGATGCTTGCCCTGCTCGACATGCGCCCCGACGACGTCTTGCCGGTGCTGGCCCAGGACGCCGCTCTCTTGTTTCGCACGTTGGAACAACATCCAGGAGAGACCCTTGTTGCAGACGTCGCCAGCCAGTTACCGCGCCATTTCTTGCCGGGCGCCTTTGCGCTCTCGATGAGCATGACCCGCCTTGCCAATGATGTCGTGCCGCACGCGCTCCGGTGCACATGCACAGTCAATGCCCCGCATCCCATTGAATCGCCACAAGACTGTCGAATGACATTCAAGCCCGCCACGACCCGACTCGTCGACGTCGCATCGGTAGCCGACCACATGGTGGCATCGGTCGCCGACGCGCTCGGCATCTACCATGCCCTGCGTGCCGTGTTGCGCCACATACCAGACCTCGGCCTGCCAGAGGCGGTCGTATTCCGACACCTACACCCACTACAGACCACGGTGACCATGACCGACGGCACCGTAATGAATCTTTTGCAGTATGCCGTCGTCGACCTGCTGGCCCGTCACGACCTCGACGCTGTGCGTCGGTGGAGTACAGAAGCGATGGACGTTGCGGCCTGCCCATCTTTGATGCGCGCGATTGCCGGGCATTCACACCCGAGCCGTCGAGAGCAAGAAATGATCATCGCCGCACTGCTCTCGGTACATGCTGGTCTGTCTGCTCACAAGACATCGCCGCGTTGGGACCGCGAGTTTGCCAAACTGCTTGATGGCGACCTCACCGATACACGACAAAAAGACGACCAGGGCGGTGTACATACATTCGTCGGCATGGTTGCCGCTGTCGACTATTACCAGGGTGGCTGTGACGACTGCTCTGCAGCGCGTCATGAACCAAAATATTCTAGTGCAGGCCGTACGCGTACCGTCCACATCGAGTTGTTGGCTGGCGTCGTGCGCGCCATACGCCCTACTGCGCACCAGTCGTGCCTTTCGGACAATGGCTGGATGCCCTTTAATGTCATCATGGACCAAGCGGGTTATCGTGCGTGCGATGTGGACCGCACGTTGGATTATCTGATCGACTGCGGCATGGTCATTGCACACGAGCGCTGTGGCCAAGCGACCCGCTATCGCTATGTAGGATAAAAACCATGACTTTTTTTGTTCCATTTCCTCTTTTGTGGTGCAATTGCAGCATGCGGTGGCGGTGCCTTTTCGTCTTGGGCAACCATCGAGTGGCATGCGGTTGCCCATTGCGGTCCTGTCGACCACTTGCGGTCGGTCCGTGCTTGCCGGGGCGCCAGATAGACATGAGACGTATACAAAATGCAAAACAGTTGTCCACAGTTGGGAAAAAAAGAAAGAAAAAAGTCTGGGTTTTATGGATCGGTTTGCACACCAGATATAGTGTGGTGCTTTGGTCGCCATCTTTGTTGGCATCTTTATAGTTTGCGCCTGTCTTTTGTTGCGCGATCGCTTTCAGTCGACGAGCCTGTGAGGCAGCGTCGGTTTTGGTGGCAAAGGCGTCGCCTTCACTGGCACCCTGCTGGAGGCATGACGTCGCGACCGCGACACAATGTTGGCTGCCGGCACCTCGCTGCGCCATAGGCGCACACAAATAGCCTATCTGTGCGGCCCCTTTTTTTTTACTTTGGCGCAGTGCATCAGTGGCGACATTGGGTTGGCGCGCGCAGTCATTACAATAAACAAAGTGAAACAAAAAGTAGGCAGCCACTGCGACGCACGTCATCGGCCGGCTCTGTGCGTCCTCGCGTGTCAAACTAGTTTGAAAGAGTGCCACCGACGACAACGATCATGGCTGCCGCCGACCACCAATATGCGTGGCGCGAGTCGCTCCCATCCGAGGCCTGGGGCCGATGGCCCCACGTTGTCGGCTGGCTGTTGGAGCATGTGCCGCTGACGCGAATCTTTGGCGCCTTTGAAAACCGCGGCGCCTTTGATACGGGCGCCCACACCACCAAGGAAGGTCACGCCAAGATTTCTCATTGCCAAGGGCGGCCTCGATCCGTTGTGCCGTCCACCTTGTTTGACACGTGCGTGCGCGTCATTGTGCCCTTTGCCGTCGTCGACGCCGCGCTGCAGGCCCAGTTGCCCATGCTCGTCGGCAGTCCTTTTGACCCAAGTGGCGACCCGCCAGAGCCCGTCGACCAGCAGGCCGATGACGAGAGACCATGGTGGGTGTCTGTGACGTGTCGCGGCGACCCTGTGCCGTTGGTCGGCTGGCTGGAGCGCGTTGATGCGCGAGACGCCATGCGGTTGGCGGCTCAACAATGGGCGAGGCTGGTCTGGAGACGCGGCGCGACTCAACCGTGCGAGCCATGGACGCACGGCCATTCCAAGCCCAAACAATGCGGACCGTTTGGACCGGATGACTGGGTAGCGTGCACGGGACTTCATTACGAAGAGTGGCTCCGTATTTCAGATATTGGGTACAGACGGATCACAACTCGAGATACGCCCGCACACGACGTGGTCCTCATGCGAATCATCAGCGGATTCTTTATCTCTTGGTATGTGACCCGCCAGGAAGCACGCACAATGCGCCGCCAAGTTGCCCTCCATGGCAGACGTGTGCCACACCCATGGATCCGACGCATTCACGTCTACTATACGTCGCGCAACAAAGGTGATATGGTCGTCGGCTGGGTCGAAGGAGATCCGCATTTTCTCCTTGAACTCGATTGCCGTCGTGGACACCGTCTCCTTGATGCCTTGCATGCAATCGATGTCCGCCGTGCCTAGTCGCAGATATGGGAAAAGTGTCTTGGCCACATTCTATAAACTCCTGCCGTTTTTTGTTTGCGCAATTTTATTTGCTTTGCCGGCCATCTGTCGTCAATCTCTGGGGTTTTGTGTGCCTGTGCTTGCGCACATACGAGGATACAAATGACACAATTTGTGCGCTTATAAATATATGCAGGTCTCCTTCCTATTCTTTTTGTGGTGGCCCTGTCCAAGAAGGCTCACAAGTCGGACGGTACGCACTATGAAGAGGATCATCGCGCGGCTTATCCGCAAACACTGCGCTGGCCTCTTGCAAAGCGGTCCCATGGCAAGCACGGGTGATACAAAAAAAGAAAAAAGGCCCTTGATTAGAGGAGGCTTTGGGTTTTTATGGTCAATGCGAAAAAAATAAAATGCCTTTATGTCAATCATTGTGTGCACGGGCCGCCCTGTCATTGGCGACGAGGAAAAAATCAGCCAAACCTTTGGCACCGCCAAAAAACAAGAGCCCCACGGCGGCGACACCCAACCAGTGCTTGCGCGTATTAACTGGTCATATTCGACTAACTGGCGACTTCGTTTTCGACTAATGGTCGGTTAACTGCGACTTTAGTCGACACCGGTGGGAATCGAACCGCTCGTCAGTAAACAGCACAAAATCGATATGAAAATGAAAATAGTGGGATAAAACCAGTTATTCGAATCCGAATCCGAATGCGAGTGCGCGTGCGACCGGTTCGTGCTTGCACTCGCACTCGGATCCGCGTGAACTGGAATGGACAAATCGAGTTCAATTCGCGCACGTCTCTTGGTCGTTGTCGGGATTTTTCTTCCTTTTCATTCTGATTCATTCAGTCGACAGGAATTTCATACATCCGGCTGAGCCGCGGCTAACCGGTCGACTAAGGCTCTTAGTTGGCCATTAGTCAACTAACCATAAGCAAGCACTGCACCCAACCAACCGTAAGACGCTATTCTTTGTTGTCGTGCCATTTGGATTTTTTTTGTCGCAAACAGTGCATCAGCCTTTCTTCCCAACTGCCTCCTTGTGGTTCAAAGACCCAGCATGGACGCTGTCCTGTTTGATGCCCTTCCTGACGAAATGGTGTGCGCCGTGCTGCAGTGGCTGCCGCCGCGCTGGCTGTGGCTGGCTTCTTTCGTCTCGGGTCGCTGGCGGTGCTGCGCCAAAGCCGTGGGGCCGCGCACCCTCTGGTTGCCGGGCACCTGGAACACGTGTTCGCGCGATATCAAGTTTTTCAGCGACGAGGCCACAGTGAGGATCGGCGCTTTGCTCGTGGACGAGGCGGCCGCCGAGGGTCGTACGTCGGTTGTCCTCTGGCTATACCGCCGTCTCGGCATCCGTTGGACAGCATACACAGTTCGGTTGGCGGCTCTAGGTGGTCACAAACATACGATCGACTGCATGCGTGCACAACACTCTATGCCCTTGCCGGTCGACAAGGCGTGCCTCCTTGCGGCGCTGATCGGCGGGCCGGGCATACGCCTTGCCCAGACCATCCACGACATCGGCCAGCCGTGGACCCCCATGGCCATGGCCGTCGCCGTCGCCCTCGGAAAAAGGCGCGCCGTCTTGGCATTGCACCGCGCAGGCTGCCCTCACGATGACCTTGCCGTCATGCTCGCCCTTGCATGCAATCGCCAGGACCTTTTGGACGCAATGGCGCTGACCAAGGACGAGATCCTCCCTGCCACGCGCGCTCTATGCTTTACGCCCTATTGCCGCCAGTCGCACACAAGACGGCGCTACGCCCACATTGTGTGCGATGCCATGATCCTCGGCACTCGCGGACGCGCCCTGGCCATGGCTATACTAAAGGCCCGCGACGCGCGCGCCCGTGGAATACAACAATGTGGCCATCACTCCTCCCGGTGTCGCGCGAGCGTCGGCGTTGATACGACGACTCCCGGCATCCCAATGTGGGGTCCAATAATGTGGAGCATGTTTGCGTCGATCGGTCCGGCGCCCTTTGTGCCGCCTCCCCACTGCGCGCTCGACAAATGGCACACACGGCACGTCGACTCTTGGCAAGTGCCAACAGATGCGCGGCAGGCCAGTGCGTTGGCGCCACCCAAGGACAATCTACTGGCCTGGACACAAAGTCTTCATAACCGTGTCAACGTCCAGCAGCCAACACCGTTGGATCGCATCGCCAGGGATTCGCGTGGCTGCGAGTCGCAGGCGCGCCGACGTCGCTCTCTGGCGGCTATACGTCCACGCACGTCGCCCAAAGAGCGCCACCGTGCCCGTAATCGTTGATCTCCCATACGCTTTCTTTTTCTTTGTGGCTCCCTCCTGGCCCTTTTTTGCGTTGTTGTAAAAAAACACACAGAGGAGCATGCGGATTTTCACAATTTCTTTTACGTTGTGCCTCCTTTTCATGCATGCTGACCGGCAGTCCCTCCTACAAAAAAAAAGGTTAAAAAAAAAGAAAAAAGAATGGGGCACTGCCAGTGGCAGCACTGCCTCTTTTTTTTTGATGACGCGCCATCGTTGGCTGTCATTCTCAAAAGCCGGTGTGGGACCAAGTTCTTTCATTAGTGCGCATGGACTGGGGACGCACCGGCGTGACGACCCTGTCTTGTTGTCTTTTTTTTTTCGCTCCTGGTTGACAACACTATTTTGTGAGCAGCCAATGGGCAGACATCGGCAACGCGTCGGCTTTTTTTATGAGTGAGGCGCTACAAGTTGAGCGCACGCACACACGTACGCACGTCAAAGAAAAAACCTACATACGATCGGATCAAGAAGGAAAAAAAAGAAAAGAATGACAGAGCACGCCGGCTCGCCGGCGCTGACAACCATGTGGCGTCGCTTGGCGGTGCTCACACGCGATCCGAGTGCCGCCACAGATGATGAGAGACAGCGGCTTGTGGTCCTGGCGCGCGACGCGGGTCTCAAGGCCGTCGACAGCGCGCTCACCGACACTGTCCTTGCGGCGACCCTTCAGGCGCACATGCCCCTGTGGGAGACGATGGTCGATGCGCAGCCGGTGCTGCCATGGGTGGGTGGCGAAGCGGGACCCTTCCCGCACCCCCTGGCTGTTCTCAACAATTTTCAACTGCGGGGTTACAAGATGCATGCGTGTCCCCGGACATGGACTTTGAGACACGACTGTTTGAGTCTGTCAGGATGATCCAGGCTGCCGTCGCACGCGAGCCGCCAACATGGCCGCTCGATTTCGAGTCGCGACCCGATGCATCGGGACAGTCGGTCAAAGCGTGTGCGCTCGTCGTCGCCACCATGTCGCCCCAAAGTCACTTTTTCATGATGGTGGCGCCGTTTGACTCGCCTGTGGACGGTCAGCCCAATGCGGCAGTCTACCTAGACATACTGACGGCCCCTGGCAAGGTCTCTTGCATGCACGGCGATCTTTTGGCCCGTGCACTGGCCGAGCGCAACCATGGCCACGCGTTATTGTCGGACGAGGCGCGTGTTGGCCGTGCCCTGGAGTCGGACCGTCTGCGTACATTGGGTGCTCTCGTCGTCGAGGCAGTCGACCGAGGTGCACCTGGCGTCATGGGGCTGCGCCCGACGTCACCCAAAAAGTTTGTCAAATGCCTGCTGAATATAGCGCGCCGTCCCGCGATCGCGGCCACGGCCTTTTGGCTGGCCATGTGCACGCGTGCCCATGTGGCCTACCTCGCCACCCATGACCTCATTAATGTCCTCGATGCGTCGGTGCCATGTGTCGACCGTGCGCGCGTCGCACTGGCCCAGTCAACGCTGCGCAACGTCGCTGCCGTCGCTATTGCCCGTGATCCTACTCTATGCCTCAACGACCACACGCTGCAGGCACTCGATCGCGAATCGGTAGCACTGGTCGCCGCCCAACTCTTTCAGCGCCACCCCAACAGAGTCGTTGGCGACAATGATCTCTTGCAACGTATTGCCGATGTGCTCGATGTCTCGGATGACCGTGCGCCTCTTGGGAGCGACCGCCATCACGCCCATCTGTGCAGGGCCGTTGCTTTGGCTATCATGCGTCACTATGGCTTGGAATTGTAAAAGAGACGTGCGACGTCGCTCTTGGCCACGACAATGCCGTTGCTGGCCCTACGCCGCCAGAGACACGTCAATCTATTTTTGCCAACTTTTGCCGCATAAAGAAACTTTTACAACGACATTGAAAAAAAAAGACAACAAACTGCACTGTTTTGGTCGCTCATGGTTGTTGGTCCAGTATCCACTCGGTGGTCGCCGTGTGGCCATGGCGGCGCGCCTGCTCTAGGCAACAGGTGCGATCCCATGGGCAGCCGTTGGCGCGCGCCCACTTGAGAACATCAAGATGACCGCCGGCAGCGGCGTGTTTGCAGGTTATTGTATCCCACGGGCAGCCGTTGGCTCTCGCCCACTGGAGAAGCGCCAGATGTCCGCCCCCGGCCGCTCGATACGCGGTGCCGCCATTCCATGGGCATCCCAGGGCTCTGGCGCGCTGGAGGAGCAAAAGGTTGCCACGGGAGGCGGCCTCAAAGGTCACAAATGCCGACCGCGGGCACCCATTTGCTATGGCCCAGTCAAGCACATGGATGTGGCCGCCACGAGCGGCGTGTTCAACAGTTTCATCGTCCCATGGGCATCCATTGGACCTGAGCCATTGGAGCACATTGAGATGACCTTTTCTCGCGGCCCCGGCACATGTGCGCTCCGACCATGGACACCCGTCGCGTCTCGCACGATTGAGGATGGCGAGTTGTCCATGGCGGGCGGCCCTATCGCAGGCATCGCGGGGCCACGCATACGAGCGAGACAGCAGCCAGTCGATAATGTTGTCGTGCCCATGAGCGATGGCAATCTTCCACAACGCGTCGGTCGAATTGGGACACCCATTGTCCTTGGCCCAGCGGCAAATATCGTCGTGGCCTCGGATCGTTGCCCAGGCCCACGTCCGTTCGTCCCATGGGCATCCACTGAGCCTCAGCCACTGGAGGAGACCGAGGTGGCCGCCGCGTGCAGCGCCTGCGCACGCCTCGGCGCTCCACGGACAGCCGTTGGCCCTCGCCCACCGAATCACATCGATGGCGCCCCATTCGGCCAAGCGACCCATGTAGGCGGCCGACGACGACAGGGTCGGATGGCCGGCCATGACCCGTGGGTCAGATAGAATATGTTTCCACGCACGACACACGGCTTTGGCATGCGGCAGAGGCCCCACCCACGACAAGACCTCGCAAACCAGTTCGGCCGGCAAGTCGTCCATTTTTTACTTTTCTTTTTTTTTGTTGTTCCTTCCGGTGGTCTTTTCGAGTGTGCGCGCCAGGCGATTTTTCGTGTGACCTCTAAAAACAGTTTTTGGCACCCAATTGTCTGCAAGTACGACGTGACGGCAAGAATTGGCGCCTCTTTTTTTTCCTGCCAACTTGATCGCCCAAATAAAAAAAAGAAGTCCAAGCAAAAGATCTCGGCAGCAAGGCCAGCGCAAGCCCTCGCCAGCCCATGACATATTTTTGGAGGACCAGAATCTGTTTACAATTTTCTGATTGGTCAAGCGGAGTCTGTCTTTTTTTGGCGTCATGCCCAAATTCTTGGCAAGGCACGGCGTCGCGTCTTTTTGGCCCTCGCCGCAGCAGCCCGCGTCTTTCATTGTCGGCCGCCCACCGTCACTGGCAAAAACAAAAAAGAATCCTCGCATTGCCCAGGCCCACACTGCGCGAGCGAGTCCGCAAAACTATTTCTTTTTAAAACTCAAGCGTAAAATGCAGTCCGAGATGTCGTCAGGGCCATGGTCGACGCGTCTCTCCTGCGGGTCTATCTTCATGAAGAGGCTTTGGCCACATCGCTTGCGGCCGCGGCCTTGATCTGCTCTCCTGTCTCGCGTCATATTCGATGATCACAAAAGAAACCTGAAAAAAAGGCAATATCCAAAGATGTCTGTTAAAAATCTCTTTTTTCTTTTTGTTTTTTGAGGCCGAGCCGCCCTTTCACAATTGCCGTACACCGGGTGGGGAGAGCGGAAGAAGGGTGGCTTTGAATTGCCACGCCGGCACCCGCCATGTTGACCATTCGGGTTGCCTAATTTGCCTTTTTTCTACACCAATGGCAGGCATAAGCAGGACCAATGGCATCGCTTGCGTAATGAGGGAGCGTGTATATGAACTTTTACAGTCTTGTTTGCCAACTATTCGCAAGATTTTCGCGACGACACCGACGACAGCAGCAGTAGACGAGACCCCACGCAACAAACAGACACGCGAAAAAAAATACCATGGCAGGACTGGCAGTTGTGATGATGGGGGCAGCAGCGGGAGTGGCAGGCTTTGTGGCGGGCTTTGCGGCGGCGGGCATGGCCGTCCTCCTGGGACCCCTTGTGGCCAATTTCGTGTCGCATTGGACCTCTGCGGCGACATTGTCGGTCCTGGGCTCTGCGACGTGGTACTTGGCGTGGAGCCAGATCGATTTCGACACGCCCTCTTCGCCGGGTGATCTTTCACGAGCCGCCGCGCAGATTTGCATCATAACTGCGACCGTGGGCTATGCGACGGCATGCACAACTGCGCTGGGAGCGAGCGCGCTATGGACTAGCACCATCCCTGACGCGCGCGATTATGCCCGACTGTTGCTGGCCGCTCCCTTTATCCTTTTGTCCTTTATGTTTAGCGGCCCCTAGAACACACAAGTATGCAAACAAAAAAAATAAATTTTATGTGTCTTTGTTAAACTGCCATTTTTTGTTAATAAAAGGGAGTAATGTGTGATGGCTGCCTTGGTGGCGACACCTAGATTTACGATAGGTTGGCAGTGATGCCAAAGAATGTGCCTTTTCGTCAGAGCATGTCTCTTTTGTCCCGTGTACCATGGGCAATGCGGTGCTGACGGCGGCGCCGTTACTGCGAGTTGTCATCAAAGGGTCGCTCGCATGGCTGGCCTTTTGCATGGTACTTTTGGGCGCACATCCTGCACTGTCGACCAGGCGGGTGGTGGCGAGGCTCTGGCCGCCTGTCGCAAAAAACACAAGAGGGCACAAGACGCCCGAAAAGTGCCTTTGCGCCCGAGCCGCAGTGCAAATGTCTTTTTTCCACTTCATCATTTCACCTGTTTTTTGGGCATGGTAACAAGGCCACGAGTGCGGTCTTGTTGCCCTGCAGAGGGGAAAAAGGGACAGTCGCCGTGCACCGGAAGAAGAGCCTATTGACGGGGACGCCGAGGGCGCCGACGGGAGCACCATGAGTGACATTAATGCACAATCTTGCATGCCTCTTCGACCAGGACCGACATCTCACGCAAACCCTCATCGCTTCCCAAGTCGGGCATCTTGAAAGAAATGGCATCTGTATCATCGTCATCCGTGTCGGCCAGTTCTTCACGCGCCCAGTCAACCAATTCAGCCGCCAGTTCACGCTCGTCGTCGAACCGCGTCACCCAGTAGTCGTCGATGACGTCGCGACGCTCGTTGATCCAGACGGCAAACATTTCGACCTTGCAGTTGCGATCCCTTAGATTCCTAAATAATTGCCAGAGCGTGATCGATTCGGCCTCGCCTAAATCGAGACAGACGTGGCATATATCGTCGGGGTCGAGATTGTCGTCGCCATCGTCATGACCGACAAAAGTGCCGGCGGCTTCGAGACGCAGACGATCGAGGTTGCGCTGCTTGATCTTGGGCCGCGGCACGATGCTCAAGTCCATGCTCCAGCCGTCCTTGTAGGCCAGGACGACGTCGGGTTCGGGCGGCGGCGCGAGGTCCCTCCAACGCCTGGCGACGCGCGCGGCGGTGGGTATGTCGGCTGGCCGGACAAATGCAAGGATCATGGCCAGTATTTCATTAGGAATGAGCGATTCGACGTCAAAGGTCTTGGTGCGCTTGCGGTCGCGCTCGCCGTCGCGGGGGAGATTTGCGACGGGACGGTCTCTCTTTTTGATGTCATGCATGTGCTCTGGCTCGCTGACGTCCATGCGCCTATTCAGCCCGTGTTGCAGCGTGTCGTCGCGGAGTCGATGCGTATGTAGGCCCACGCCAAGAACAAAAGAGCAAAAAAGGCCGCCTGACAGCCACCAACTTGCCGAAAACTAGAGCAGCAAAGGCGCGGCACCGACCGACATTGCGGCCAATCAAATCGTCATTTTTTGTTGTTTCTTTTTTCTTTGCGCACATGTACTTGAAATATTAAAAGAAAAGGAATCGCTGCTCGCAGTTATGGGTTTCTAACAGATGCATTTCTTCTGGTCCCCAATCGGGACACCGACACGACACGCACATACGGAGAACAAAGACGACGAGCCAGACACGGGCGAAAAAGATAGGGATGTGATATCAGGGTCGAGGATCGGTGCCATCGTCCAGGTCGGCATTGCGTTCTTCATCGTGATTGCCAGTGTCGCTCTCAGTGTCGTCGTCATCCGACGTGCTGTCCTCGGCAGTGCCTTGGCTCGAATCATCGTCAGAGTCGCTGTCGTCGTGGTCGTCATTGTTGGTCTTGTCGTCTCTGTCGCCAGACTCTTGGGTGTCAAAGGCAAGAGCGCAGCGGCGCGCCTCGGCGATGGTGTCGTCGGTGGTGGCGCCACTGCGGCCCAGGGTCTTGAAAAAGGCGCCCTCGATAGGAGAGGTCATGCACCGAATCATAGTGAGCCAGTAACATCTTGACCATATCAAGTTTTTCGTCCATGGCGTGAATCATGTCGTCCACGTTGGGCACGCGAAAGTCGCCGTGCGACATGCACGTCAATGCGTTGGCCTGGAGAAAGCACACCTCGCCGATAGCCTTGCGATAGCACTTGGCCAGTTTTTCGAGCCTCGCGCGCTCATCGGCGTCGCCAAACATGGCCCTGTCGAGTGCTTTGTGCTCGTCCGCATAGTCTGTCTGGTCGGTCTCGGCACTCTCCATGACTTTTGCCTTTATCCTTTCGTTGCTGTAGCAAAGGCGTCGTGCGCTTGTGCGGGTGGCGCGAGTCTTTTTAGCGGTGGCATTGCGCTTTCTGCCTTTTTGTGGCTCGCTCTTTTTTTCCTGCGTCTGTTTTGCGCCTGTGCTTGGTTGCAAAAATCGCTCAAACATTTTGGTGTGTCGGTGGGTCTGCGTGCACGCACACAAAAAAGACAGCCCGCTATTGGGGCGGCGACGGTCGCCCTAAAAAGGCCCCAATAAAGAAACATGTCAACTTTTTTTCCATAAAAATAGATCTTGTATTTTTGCCAATGGCATGCCTCTCAAAAGGTTTGGTCTGTTGGATCTCGTCGTGAATGACGCGGCGGTCTCTGTGTGCAACCGCCATTTTGGCATTACTTGTTGGTCCGCTCAAGGTTGTTTAGGCAATTGTAGGCCGACGCATCAGGACGCATGAAGCGCACACAGGATCGTGACAACGGCCATCTTCAAGACAGCAGTAGCGACTACGTCGACCAAGATTGTGCAGCGGTTCCTTGTGGTCGACTGGCAAAGGTCCCCCGCGTCAATGCGACTGACCGGGAGGATGTTGAGACGGCTGGGCATGTTTTGGATTTGGCGCCTGTCGATGTGTTGACAGACGACATACTCTACTACCTATTTCACGGTATGGACGTCGACGCTCGCCCATTTTCCCACCCGAGTGCCGTTGGGTGCCGGCTTTGGTGTGCCGACGGTGGCGCGACGTGATTGCGTCGATTACGCGCGTCGACGCCGCTGCCGTGTCGAGCCGGCTCCGTGCCATCCTTTGGGATGTGCCGCCGCCCGAAAAAATGCATCATCACTCTCTTGTGCGTGCGTCGGGCATGGCTCTCATGGTCCGTCATGGGCTGCCGACCAATGCCATGGGCGCATGGACCACTCAAGGCCCTGACCTGATGGACGTGGCCGCTGTATTGATGGCGTCGGGCGTGTCCGAGCGCGTGGACGAGGCCGCTCTTGTAGCAGCCGGTGCGCCCGAGTCGGAAAAGTGGTGCAGCCATATTCGCCGGCTTGGTCTTCGGGTAGGACCCCATGGACCTCTGGAAGGATGCACTCAATGGTGGGGCACATCTTTTTTTCGTAATGTGCTGGTTGCCGCAGCCGCCGGCTCTTGGCAGGATCTCGCCGCACTTGCCCATGTGGTGGGGTCCCATACGCCCTGGTGCATTGGCATTGCCGCCCTACACGCCGCGCGACACGACCGCGCAGACGCCGTGCGCGCTCTGCTGGCGATCGTACCATCCGACGACAATGGCATCATGCGCTTTATCGGTGGCGCCCTAGGCAGCATGTGGATGCTCGTGGGCAGACACGGCCTGCTCTCGGTGGCCGACTTGCTTGTCGACATTGAACAAGGCAGCGACCCGATTGTCCGCTTCACCGAAGATGAACGTCTAGAACTCGCCTCTGAGCGCCAAGATAGTGACAAAGCCGACAACGGCTGGAACTGGCTGGCCTCGGCCGCCAAGCGCAACCACACCGAGTGCCTCGATCTCTGCGAACGACGCGGTCTGGACGATAAAGTGCCAGATATTGCCGTCGCCGCGGCAGCGCTGCAGCGACATGTCGAGTTTTACGACAGGGTCAAGGCGCATACGCTGTCGCTGGCCAGTGCCGTCGCCTGGGGCATCGAGTGGCACTTGGCCATGCACCCGAATGCATTGCCGTGGATTGTCGATCAGCCCGAGTTTGATCCCTTTTGCAATTATCCTCTGAGTAACCACCAACTCAACGAATTGTTTGTTTATGCACGTGATCGAGGCGCAAGCGACAGTGAGATTCTGCAGGCGGCGGCTGTCATTACGCGTAGGTGGCCCGACGTGTGGGAACGCTAACGAGGACTGCCGCCACAGCGCAATTACTGGAGCCGCAATCTCAATGTTGTTGAAATGTGGTGGGACGCGACGATCGGCTTTGTCACGACATGCGCATGGACCACTCTGCCACTGCAAGTCTACAACGACATCAAAGACTTTCTGGCAAAGCAACAAGAATGGCGCGACTCGCAGGGCATGGGTTCTGGCGTAAATGGTTGTGTGACCTCTTCTTCTTTATAAAGAGAGTAAAGTCAATGCACATGGCGCCATAGGCAAAGTAGTCACCAAACTCGCAAATCAGACTTATTCGGCAGACACAACGGCTAAGGACTCAATGGCCGACGTGGGAGTCAACGATTTTGCTGGCGTCGACTGGTTGATGTGCCTTTTTTTCACTAAAAAAATTGGGCCAATCGCCCGAGTGCCATAGAGCCGCCACCGACTGGTCAAGGAAGTCGACTCTTTTTTTTATGCCCATGCAACAAAAAAGTGTACTGGCAGGGCAGTCGAATATCAGATAAAACATTGTCTTGCCAGTGATTGGGTGAGCATGGAAGGCACTGGAAGCGACGTCGGCGCTCACCATCGGCCGTCAAAGATTGCTCGTACCGATCCAGCCGATTCCAAAGACGTTGTAACAATCGACCGCTGCCCGCACATGATGACGCCACCGGTCGATGTCCTGACCGACGACATTCTCTACCACCTATTTAATGGCACCTGCACCGATGGCACGCCTGTTTTCCCACCCGAGTGTCGGTGGGCGCCAACGTTGGTGTGTCGGCGGTGGCGTGCAGTGGTGGCTTCCATCACCCGTGCCGACGCACACGCCGTGTCAAGGCGGCTTCGCGATGCCCTTTGGGATGCACCACCGCCCGAAAAGGCCCATCATCATAGGGTGGTCCGCGCGTCGGGCATGGCCCTGATGGTCCGGCACGGTCTGCCGACTGATGACATAGGCGCGTGGACCACCGGAAAGCCCGATTCGATGGACGTCGCAGCCATTTTGATGGCGTCGGCCGTGCCTGAGCGCGTGCACGAGGCCGCTCTCATGACCGAGGACAACCCCAAGTCGAAAAAGTGGTCGCGGTACATTGAGGGCATACACAATGTATGGGGAGGGAGTCGCCACGGGCGGACAAAGTGTTGTGGCCGGCTACATCGTCATGTGCTCATCATCGCAGCCGCCGGATCTTGGGAGGACGTGAGCGCGTCGATGAGCCTGGCCGAGACGTACGACAATTGTTGCATTCAAGTCGCTGCCTGGCACGCCGCACGACACCAACGCATCGACGTCGTGCGCGCCTTGTTGGCCATACTGTCGACACGATCTGCCGACAACATGGCCATCGTGGGCAACGTGCTCGAACCCATGTGGTTGCTCGTCGGCCGGCACGGCCTGTTTGCGTTGGGCCGCCTTCTTTTGGACATTGAGGGCGGCCGTGACCCCATCCTCTGCTACAGTGAGGAAGAAAGAAAGGAACTTGAAGAGACACGACTCGGGCAAGTTCACGATGGCAACAACTGGCTGACCGAGGCCGCCGAATGGAATCGGGTCGACTGCTTTGACTTTGCCGTCGAGCACGATCACCGTTTTTACCCCAAGGGCCTCGGTGCCGCGGCGCTCTTTTCGGGCAGCGCCGAGTTTTACGAAAAGGTCGCCGCGTGGGATCGCATTTGGACGTGGGACGGCGTCGACGCGTCTGTGCCGTCTTTTCTCTTGACCGACGCCCTGACAAGCGGCGCTAGGTGGGGCATGATCATGAGGGCGCGCGCTCTCCCCTATATCGTTGACCATCCCGAATTCGATCCTTTTGTCAGTGTGGAAGACCACTATGTCATCGACATTGTATTTGATGTGCGGAACAGGGAGCGAAAATCTGTCGCCATCCTCCAGGCGGCCGCGGTCGTCGCGCGCAGGTGGCCCGATGTGTGGGCACGCTATTGGGCATCGCCACCGCGCAAGCCCATATGCTACCCTCCTCCGTCAATTCAGGTGTGGAGCGAAGCGGCCGACCACGTTGATGTGGCGGTGCTGGACCAACTGCCCGCCGCCGCGTGCACCGACGTCCAGGCCTTTCTGCGGCTGCAGGACCAAGAATGGCGTAATCCACGGGAGTGGACTTTTGCATCCAGAGCCAACAACGCCCCCGGCAGTTGGAATGACATAAAGACACACCATGTTTAAACACTGGTCACCGTCTTTGTCTTTTTTTTTGCTGGGCGGCTGTACGACTGTGGGTTGCCTCTTGCATTGTGTTTTGTCTTGGGTTTTTTAAAAAAATGGGCGTGGTCATGCCCTCTGATGTCGAGCGTCGCCAACAGGCCAAATTGCCCCAGCCAAGGGAATCACCGGGAGCCACACGGGCGAGTAGCAAACCCTGCAATGGTAGTCACGGGTTCCTTTTTGGTCGATCACATAGACGACATTCGGCCCAGGTTTGGACGCGAGGACCCCATCAGTGCGATCATCTCGCGACATGGTCCATCTTTTTTGCCTTTTGCAAAAGGTTTATTTGCATTGGCTCACAATTCTATTGTTTTTGGCACGCCATGGCAGAGGCCGACAACACGGCGAGTTGCCTGCAGTCCTCGGCCTGCGTCGACAAGTACACACGCAAAAAGAGGGGCAAAGGAAAACCCCGCATGCAAGTCTGCTGCAACCAAATCTGTTTAAAAAAAAAGTTGAAAAAGAGGTGATTGGATGCTTTTCGTATGGGTGACATTAGAATAAAAGGGCCACGCAAAAATTCATGCGCGATGGCCGTTCGCACGACTGACAGACATTTGGGGTTGTACTATTTTTCTACTTCATCTTGGTGATCGTGGTCATTTCTTTTGCGTCTGCAAAGATTTTGCCGTCCAATCCAATCAGCAGGCCCAGGGCATGTGCACGCAAAAAACAAAGAAAAAACAACGACATCGACAGAAAGACAAAGGGCGGTGACTATTGCACGACGACAGCGACAATGCACGCCAACGCGGCTGCACTCGACAGTGAGAGCGGCATATTTGACCTTTTGCCCGACGAACTGGTCGTTGTGGTCATGCAGTCGACCGGCGGCGCTGGGCCAGTCATGCGTCTGGGCGCCACATGCCGGCGCATGCTGCGCGTCGCCGCCGATCTGGATTTGTGGCGGCGGCTCTGTCTCGCGCATTGCCCGCGGCCTCTGCTCCACGAGCACTTTGCCGCCTTTGGCAAGGACTGGAAGTGGGTGTATCGCGCCTTGTTGCCCCTGACGAGGCGCAGGCGCAAGAAGATTGGTCACTCGGTTGGGACGTCGCGCGTCGAGCGGGGTCGTGGCGGCGAAACCTACTCGGGCGACTTTCGCCGCACACAGCGCCACGGCTACGGCCGCATGACCTACACCGACTCTTGCGACCGCACGAGGATATACGAGGGCGAATGGCACGGTGGTCTAGAGCACGGACGTGGAAGAGTCGCATGGTCCTCGGGCGAAACCTATGAAGGCGACTGGGCCGATGGTCAACCGCATGGCCATGGCGTGGCGTTCACCAGTGGCGCCCTTGTCCGTGAGGGCCTCTGGCGCAACGGGCGGTTTGTCGAGTCTGTCCCGAGCGCAGAAGCCGGCCCGTGTGCAGTCGCACTCGACAATATCCTGTCTCCCACGGGTGACGCCTCTGTTGTCGACACGACCTACGCCGTGCGACCTATTTCCATGCTGGCAAAAATGATCATTGCATCATCGACTCCCTTTTGCGACGCCGAAGACCGTTACCTACGCACAGGATCCGACTGGCGCAATTCCCACATGTCTGCCGCTGAAGAGTGGCGGCTTTGGACAAACAGACCCCACCACTAGGGACAGTACCATGACGTTGGCCTCTTTTGTCTACTCTTTTATAATGCAATTTGCCAAATTTATTTTGTGTTGTTGTGTGTAGGTGTTTTCAGAGATAATGAAAAAGAAAAAACATAGTATTGAAAAAAAGAGAGAGAAAAAAAGAGACGATCCTAGTGCGCGCTCACTCGGAATGATCATTCGCCAGTGCAACACATGCGTCGCAGGGCGTGGCCAGAGAACACGGGTTGTCGCCGGCGCGATGGAGGATGACTGCAGCATCAGCGCATATGGTATCATCCCACGTGCCCGAGAGGCGTGATCCGTCGACATAGGTAACCGTCCCGTGGCCTCGACGTCGTCCGTCTCGATAGGTGCCCTTGTAGATGGCGCCGCTTGTTAACTTGAGCACACCCGGACCATGGCGTTGCCCCTGGTGGTAGTGGCCCGTATAGACTTGGCCAGACGCCCAAGTAAATGTTCCGTGTCCATCGCGCATATCGTTGCGCCAATTCCCTTCATAACGGTTGCCGTCGGCGTAGGTCACGGCACCATGCCCATTCGTCATGCCATCGCGCCATTCGCCCTCGTAACGGTTGCCGCCGACATAAATCATGCTGCCGTGTCCGTTCCTCTTGTCGTCGCGCCATTCGCCCCAATAAATATCTCCACTTGCATGAACCATGGAGCCGTATCCGTGCCGTTGCCCGCATTCATTAAACTCGCCGTCATAGCGCGCGCCGCTGGCCCACACGTAGATCCCGGTGCGTGGCTCACGGGGTTCCCGAAAGTCGACGCGCATGTTGCCACTGTCAAACAGGTCGATCGTGTCGAGCAAGTGCCATTTCCGTTCGATCGTTACTTTGTTGCATAGTGTGAGCGTGCCCTGGCCGCACGGCCTAGAAAATGAGAACGCGCCCTCGTAGCGGGCACCCGAGGGGTAGGCCACGACGGCGTGCTCTTGTCTCTTGCCATGAACCCATTGCCGTTCAATTCTCGTGCTGTCTGGTCGGGTTTCGATGGCGGCGCCGTGCGCATCGCCGTGCACCCATTCGCACTGGATACGGCCCATGGCGGTCAACGCTGCAGACCGTGCCGTGTCGGCTCTCTTACGTAATATGCCGTCGCGCGTCAGACATAGGCCGTGAATGTAAACGCCAAAGCCGTGAGGTTTGCCGTTGACGACGTCGCCCCAAAAGACACGTCCATTGAACCAGATAGCACCGACGTCGGGGCCAACGAGGCGTGCTGTGCGCCCTTGGGCACGGTAGATCCAACGCCAGTCGACATGCTGTGGCAGCGGCGGCTCGAAAGGCGAAGGACCAAAGTGCGTCTCGCACAAGTGTCGCCAGAGCGAATCGTCCATGGTCAACAGGCGGTGACGCTTTGACGTTGCCGACCATGCTGCCAACGATTTGGCACAGTCGATGAGCATTAGTATGTGAAATAAGAGTTCGTTGGGCAGTCGGTCAAAAGGCGTGAGGACCTCGTCGAGTAGCATCTCGCCATTGTATCGCATCCTAATCTTGCGTAAAAAAAAAAGAAAAGGGTCGGCGCTTATCTATGTCGCACTGCGCAGCAGAACTGGACGGGACCTTTTTTTTAACAGATGAACCAATGCTATTCGATTGCTATCGTCCAATACAAAAAACCTACAATAAAAAAGCATAAGAATGTCAACCCAAAGGCGACACCAAGCACCTTTATTCAACGGGAAGAAAGAAAGGCTAGCGCATGGCAACGGCTAGCCGAACGGTTTAAAAAGAGGGATTTATCTTGGGACGCCAGGGACGCCGACGTGGTCACGACGCGCCGTGCTCACTGCCGCCTAGACGCAAAAAAAACACTTGCATTCTTGTGCACCCACACAAATGTATTGCCCGTCCACGGGTCCCTGTTACTTTTTCTTTTTGGTTTTGCTTTTCGTCTGATAAAAGACTGGAGGAGGAGGCTGTATACAATTTGGGTTTGCCGCCGTTGGAGCAAGTCGGCGGATGGGTGTCACGGCATACGGGCGAGCATGCGACCGGCCTCCTCTCTGGCAATGGCACGTAGATTTGGCATGTGCGCTCAGTCAGGCACGAGATTATCCCATTCGATGCCGACGCGACAACCAAGGTGCAGGCGTCCGTTATACTTGTCAATGATGAATTGGCAATAGATGTCCTCATCGCATCGACTGCAAAGGCGCCCCTGATGCCAGACGCCCGAGTATTCGTTGCCGTTGATGTGGGTCGCAGTGCCAGGGCCTTCGGGACGCCCTTTAGCCCACTCGCCGCGGTAGCATCGTCCGTCGGGTCGACTGCGCGTGCCATGGCCGTTGGCGCAATTGTTGACCCAAAAGCCGACATGCATCCCGCCGTCGCTGTAGATCATGGTTCCATGTCCGTGCTTTTGGTTGTCGGTCCAGTCGCCGCTGTAGGACGAACTGTTGGGCCACGAATAGACACCACGCCCGTGTCTCTTGCCCCGGTACCAATCACCTTTGTAGCGGGCGCCGTCCACTGTAGTCATGACGCCGTGGCCGTCCATCTCGCCGGCGACCCATGCGCCTCGGTAGCGGGTGCCATCGGGCCACGTGCATTCGCCCTGACCATGCGGCAAATTGCGGTCAAAGTGGCCGTCGTACGAGGTGCCACATGTCCACGTGCAGAGGCCACGTCCCTGGCGCGCCCCATGGACCCACTTGCCCTCGTATACATTGATGAGTGACGGCGCGAGGCCCTTGCTGTGCGCGGCGGTCCTCGCGACAGGATGTGGCGGCACTTTGCAGTCCAAAGTAATGGCTATGGCGCGCCGCTGGCCTACGCATGTGCCGCACCGTATAGTGTATGGCAGCGCCTCCTCGGGTCTCTCGCCCACGTGCGGGGAGCGGGCGAGTATGGTGGCGAGATCATCGTATGATCGCGCCCATTGTGCGCGGCCGTAGCCATGCCACACCATCAGCGGGCCATGAATGTCGCCGCTGTACACTATGCCGCCACCACTCCCCAAAGGTTCGATGATGGTCGCCACAGCGGTGCCGCCTGCCGGACTTGATGATGTCAGAAAACGGTGGGCGCTACACAGCCATCGCCAGTTCTTGTCAAAATCACGAAAGCGCAGGTGGACGGGTGGGCGCTGCGCGAGCCTAGCAAAGACAGACCGCCAGAGGCAATCGTCCGATGCGAGCGCATGCATGCGTCGACACGTCGCGCCAAACCGAGCGAGGTCGCCGACACGACCAAATGTGTGCAGCACCAAGAGCGTCAATTCGCGTCAAAGGTGCATGCGTCACAGTCCATTCAGGCCTATGGGTTGGGCGGTCTTGTGGTCTTTTTGGTCGTGTTCATGCTCATGTAAAGATCCTCCTCTTTTTTCCGATTTTGTGGCGTCTGCACAAAAAACTCACGCTTTTCGTCATTGGTGGTTGTGCTCAGGCGACAGGGCGCGCCGACTACAGGGCCAAAGGGAGGGCGACCACAACCGCACCTCTTGGAAAAAAAAGATCCTTCTGGGCGGCGCCTGGCAACCTCTTGTTTTTTCCACGACAAGGGCTGGCGCCATTCTTTTCCCTCATTTGTACTTGTTGGTTTTAGGCGCCTAAAACCGGCAAGTGCTATGGTCTCTTGCTGCATAAAAGGTCTTTTTTATGAAGAAATGACAATTTCTGGAAAAAGGCCCGATGGCCCGACATGACAGGTAATAGCCGACAGGCTCGCGCTGTCATCCCCCTTGCGCGTGCCCAAAAACAGTGAAAAGGATGCTGCAGGCGCGCCGACGTGTGTACCGTCGGTTGTCTTTCTTTTTTTTTTAAAGATCAAATTGTCGCCCCCCCTTCCCTAAAAAATTTGTAATCGACATACATCTATCAGAGAGCGCCAGGCGATTATTGTCGGGCGAGGGAAAAAAAAAGAGTGCACGCGCATGGCCAATTCTAGCGCCCGATGAGCGTATGGATGATGCAGCGCGCGGTCGACTGATGCTTACCCGTCTCTTGGTAGCGTCGGTGGGCCATGGCCGAGACTTTGTGCCCATGTATCCAATAGGTGGTAGTACGGCGGCGGCCATCGGCATCTGTCGATTCCATCAGACCATGCGCTCGGCCCTCGTGCCAGGACCCTCGATAGGTAATGCCGTCGGGGGTCGTGCAGACGCCCTCACCATGTGGTAGATTGTCGTGCCAGCGACCGTCGTAGCGCCTCCCGTTTGTCCATGTCTGCGTGCCCTCGCCGTGGCGCTTACCGTTCCGCCACTCACCTCGATAGTGGTTCGTCACCGCCACTGCCGCCGTTGTTGCTCTCTTTTTCTTGGACTTGGCCGGCAGTACAATAAAGGGGAGGCGCTCCACGCCCACCGCACCCGTCATGGCTCCAGAACCGTGTGGACGGCCTCGACGCCATTCACCTGTATAGGCGTTGCCCTCTGCGGTGGCCAGCGTGCCGGCGCCATGAAAGATGCCGTCACAAAAGTGACCCTGGTAGGCCGCGTTGCGGCCATAGGTTGCTGTGCCATTGATGGGCAGGCCCTCGGCCCACGCGCCCGTAAAGTCGGCAAATGACCCTGAGCATGGGCACCAGGCGCGATGGGTAAACTTCCAACGGCTGCCTCCCTTGCCGCGGTCCGCGCATGACCATTCAGGCGCGTGGCCCGTGTCGCACGTGCACATGTCGGGTATCTTGCCCTTTTGCTCTTGCTCTATGTGGGCCGCACCCAGAGGTGAAAGGAGAGAGGATCCGAGGCCGTGGACGATCTCGCCATCCTTCCACTCGCCCACGCCCCACGAACCATAAGGACCCGCGGGTGCGTCTGCCGGCAGGCCGATGCCGTGTCCTGAAAACGCATCGTCGTCGTCGGCATCAATTCGGACGTCGTCTTGTGTTGGTTTGCCCCAGTAACGCAATAAGTGATCTGAACCAAGACAAGGCAGTCGGTCGCGCCGGTCAGGGTCGTCGTCTTGGACGAGCAGGCCATAAACAGTCCACAGCGGCAATTGCGACGGCGTCGACCCAAAGCGCCTATCCCAGGCTTTGAGCGCGTCCATGGGAAGCACTTGCAGGCACAGGAGCCGGCCGCAGGGACCCGTCGCGAGGTCACTGTACCAGGCGCGGCATGTTGCGCCCAGAGCGGCCAGATCACGCAGCGATGTCAGCCGCCCGATGATCTCAATGACGATTTCGGGTGGTAGCGCATGTAAACTCGATGGGTGGTTTGTTTTCCTCGTCGGTGACTGTTGCAGTGTTTGCATTGACAATGTATTTTTTCGATGAGATGGTTGGTAGCGACGATTGTCCGGATTATGGCTCTTTGTCCTTTTGGTCTTTATTGGGTGTGATTTCATTGGCTGCCCCGCCGACGGCCAATCATGCGCCCCTTGCCGACAGGATCAACGGGCACGCACCCCCAGCGTACCCTTTGCGATCTCCCCAAGCCGAGGTGGGCACGTGAGATGATGAGCGGCCGCGATGAGACCTCAAGGGACGACAACGGCCATTAAAAAGAAAAATGGTCATGGCAAACAACCTGCGAGAAGAAAAGGGCGAGCCAGTGTGCCATAAAAAATTAAAAAAAAGAAACCTTTTGTGTGAGGGCAAGAAAAAAAGGATGAGCGTCATGGGCAAAGGTTGGCTGAAAGCGGCGGTCGCTCCCTACAATTTTTCGGATCTTCATTTTGCCTTGTTATGGGGCAAAACCTTTGCGAGTGGAAAATATTTTCTTTTTCTTTGGAAAAAAAGGCACTGCCACAACAACACATTTTCCAGGCTGGCCAGGTCGCCTGTGCGGAAAAAGAGGGTCACCCGCGTTGGTTCCCAAACCAACGGGTCAGTGGTCGGGCGTCGAGACCGCGGCCTCACCCACCAAGCCGGCCTCGTCCAAGAGGGCGAGCACAGGCACGATACAGCGCCACAACTCGTCGTCGCTTTTCCACGGGTCGTACGCCCGTCGCACCCATGTCGGCGTCGGGGTGCCACAGATCGGCACAGGATTGCACCAGCGCACCCAGCAGGCAGGATCGATGTGCGCATTATCGTCGCCAATGTCGCCCAGAAAGGACACAAGGCTGTCGTCGGTCTCGGACGACATGGGTGTCGACGGTATGCATTGGCACACGCGGGCGATACGGTAGGCCATAAAAAGCGTGCGTGGACTGCCCCCGTATGGCATGACCGGGCGAGACCGTGCGCCCTCTGTACGTGTGATTTGCAGGTTGCGGGTAATCTCGGTCCACCACGCTGGATCGTGCGTCTGTTGGCCGGCGATATGGGCCTCGTCCGAGGCGCGGCCATAGTCGACAATGACACGACTCAGCATGGCCCACTGGCCTTTTGCGAGGATGCCGTTCAGGATGTAGGGCTCGGAAAAGAATGGCACGGCCGGGTCCGGCAATGGTGTGGTCACGGCCAGCACGCACGGCACAAGATCGGGACGCTGCTCCTGTATCCGATAGGCCAGGCCGATTGTGTCCCGGAGGGTAAACACCACACCACGCGCGACCAGCCACGCCAGGCCATGTGCCAGGCTCTCGGCGTCTGTGTCGATGCGCTCCGTGACGATTGCGTTGGATAATTTCTTTGCCCAACGCTGCGCACTATACGTGGTTGGATCAAAGCGCGGCGTCGTGTATTGTGCAACGTTGATGCTGCCCGAGGCGACGGCGTACTCGATGGCGTGGCGCTCGTTGTAGAACCAGCCTCGGCGTCGGCACATGCAAACACGTCGACTCGGTCGTGCGCGGCCGCAGGCTGCACCCAATAGGTTCCGAACGTGCCTATGTTCTCGCCAAATACGCAGTTGCGGCGGTCCCAGCAGTAGCATGTCTGCATCGCAGCCAGCCGTGGGCAGTTGGCAGAAAAGTCGACTCGGCTTTGCTTGACGGCCTTGGCCACCAGGTGGCGTAGCGCATTGATCTTGCCGGTTGCACCGGCGACAGACATGGCGTGGATAAAGTGATGCACTGCCGGGTGACTGCCATAGTGGGATGAGTGGGTTTGACCAGCCGCACAGCAGAGGAGGGCAGAGACGAGCGGGCCGTCGTCGCGTGCGATCCCCGCGCGCAGGCACGCGCGCACAGTCTTTGGAAGCACAATGTTGTACCACCGAAAGAGGTCGAGTACGGCGTCGGCTCGCCCCAAGAGACACGCTAGGCCGACTATGTTGCGACAGGCACGGTTGTGCCTGACTAGCGGTGCGTCGTCATCGGCTGCGTTGCCAGTCTTGTGTGACGGCGGCGGCAGAGATGAGGGTTTGTGCGGATCAGGGAACCACTCGGTCGTCGTTGTCGACGATGTCAGGCGCTCGACCATGTCCACAAATTCGCGCACGATGAAGCGCGCCGGCGCCGTGGCCAGCAGAGCAGCGATCTCACCACGATGGGGATCGCTGGGGACCAAAAAGCCTCGGGCCGCCTCCTCCGGGGTCATCCCGGATTGACACTGCGAAACCACCAGGGCGATGGAAGCGGCCTGGCCTTTGACCCATGCCTCGGTAGCGCCCGGATGACGTGCGAGCCGTGCTGCGTCGCTATGGGGCGGGCAGCAGACGCATGCACGCAGTTTATGGGACACTTGGGCGAAATGAAAGCGATAGCGAGGGTCGAGAATCGGGTGGCCCGTAGCATCGGTGCCGTTGGCGATCAGCGACAAGATCTCGGGTGGCAATGCGTCGAGTCGCACGGGCGTATGTTGGTCGGTGTGTTGCAGGGAATCGGCGGCGTGCATGGGTGTGGGTGTGTTGGCTGGATGTGTGCCAGCGGCACGATGTGACTCGGCAAGTCAATTTGTCGAAAAATAAATGCTGTCCAATCGCGTCGAGTATGTCCATATCCGGCCAACCGGGAAAAGATGATAGGCCGTAGGCCTAGGCAGTCATGAATGCTGGGCAACGGCTGCGCCCAAGCCGACTAGCCGACATCATCGAGCCAACCGGCTCCAGCCGGCTGCAAGCCGCTAACAGAAAGGAACACCAACGCGGATAAAAAGCGCACGATCCAAGCACGATAATGTCGCAAGTGCGGATGCGACTAGGCCGACCGCGAATGCGAGTTTCTTGTTGTTTACGATTTGTGCACAATGTTTCCGGGTCTATTCGCGCTTGCGCTTCTTTTCGTTGACGCCTTGGAACCGGCTAAAGCGGGCTGGCTCAACCCTTGGGCATAGCCGCGCCGGCTAGCCGTTGCCCAGCATTCGTTGGGATCGCCCGATCGCTCTCGATACTGTTTGCACCCTCTTTTTTGTCCGCCGCAAAGAAAAACCTCGCAAGTATTTTTTAAAAAATGGCGGATACCGCTACAACAACAATGGGGGGGGTTTCCAGATTGGTTGCATGCCCGCGAGTAGAGATGATTGCCCGCGTCGGCCCCAAATCACCAACGAGTCAGTGGTCGGGCGTCGAGACCGCGGCCTCGTCCACTAGGCCGGCCTCGTCCAAGAGGGCGAGCACAGACACGATGCAGTGCCACAAGTCCTCGTCGCTTTTCCACAGGTTGTACGCCTTTTGCTCGCGTGCGTCTGTGTCGGGGCGCACGCAAATCGGCGCAGGGCTGCACCAGCGCGTCCAGCAGGCAGGATCGATGTGTGCATTGCCATCACCAACATCGCCCATGAATGGCACGAGGCTGTCATCGACCTTGGACGCCGTCGGGGTCGACGGTATGCGCCGACACAGGCGGGCGATGCGGTAGGCTGCAAACAAAGCGCGCGGTGCGCCTTTGGATTGCATGATCAGACATGATCGCGCGCCTTCCGTCCGTGCAATCTGCAGATTGCGGGTAATCACAGCCCACCACGTCGGGTCGTGTGTCTGCTGGCCGGCCACACAGGCCTCGTCCGAGGCGCGGCCGTACGCAACAATGATACGGCTCAACATGACCCACTCCCCTCCCGAGAGGATGTTGTGCAGGGTGTGGGGTCCGAACGGGAATGGTACGGTCGGGTCCGGCAGAGGCGTGGCCATGGCCAGCACACATGGCACGAGATCGGGGCGAGACCAAAGCCGGCACGCTAGGTCGATTGTATCCTGGAGGCCAAACACCACGCCGCACGACGCCAGCCATGCCATGCCACGCGCCAGGCTCTCGGCGTCCGTGTCGACGCGCATCACGGTGATCGTGGTAAACAGTTTCTTTGCCCACCGGGCCGCGCTGTACGTGGTGGGATCAAAGCGCCGCGCCACGTGGTCGGAGACGCCGACGCTGCCCGAAGCAACTGCGTACTTGATGGCCTTGCGCTCCTGGTAGGGCCAACCCTCGGCGTCGGCACACGTAAACACGTCGACTTGATCGTGAGCGGCCGCAGTCTGTGTCCAATACAGATGCGTGACTATGACGCCATTGTTCTCTTCAAAGGCGCACTTGCGGCGGCCCTGGCAGTGGCATGTTTGCACCGCGGCCAGGGACGGGTGGTCGGCGAGGGAGCCGGCCGTCTTTTGTCCCATGCCCTTGACCACCAGGTGGCGTAGCGCATTGATCTTGCTGGATGCACCGGCGACAAACAGGGCGTGCTTGAAAAGGTCCAACGATGGCCGGTCGTTGCAGAATTGTTGGTGTCGGCTTGCCACGCAGCAGAGGAGGGCAGAGACGAGTGGGCCGTCGTCACGTGCGATTGCCGCGCGCAGGCACGCGCCCATGGTCCTCAAACACATGATGTTGTACCACGAAAAGATGTCGAGTGCGGCGTCGGATCGCCCCAAGAGACACACCAAACCGACCACATTGCGACAAGCGCGGCTCCGCCTGCCGAGCGGTGTGTCGTCACTGACCGTGTCGCCAGTCTCGCGCCTACCGCCGATGCGCGAGGTATTGTGTGGATGAGGAAACCACTCGGTCGTCACTGTCGGGATCAGGCGCTCGACCATGTTTACAAATTCGCGCACGATGAGGCATGCCGGCGCCGTGGCCAGGAGGGCGGCGATCTCGCCACGATGGGGATCGCTAGGGACCAAAAAGTCTCGGGCCGCCTCCTCCGGGGTCATCCCAGACCGACACTGCGAGACCACCAGGGCCATAGAAGCGGCTCGTCCTTTGACCCATGCCTCGGTGGCGCCCGGATGACGTGCGAGCCGGGCCGCATCGCTATGGAGTGGACAGGAGATGTACTCGCGCAATTTAGGGGACACCTGGGCGAGTTGGAAGCGATAGCGAGGGTCGAGAATCGGGTGGCCCGCGGCGTCGGCACCGTTGGCGATAAACGACAGGACCTCGGGCGGCAATGTGTCGAGCCGTACTGACGCATGTTGGTCGGCATGTTGCGGGGGGTCGGTGGCGTGCATGGCCGAGTACGATTGTATAGGTCGGTTGTATGCCAGCAACGCCATACAACCCCCATAAATCAATTTGCTGAAAACAACGACCGCCCAATCGCAATGAGTGCGTCCATATACCCGGCCAATTGGGAAAAAAATACTTTATTCTGTGCTCGCGAGTACATTTTTGGACAAAAAAATCCCCAAACAACGGACCCTTCTTTTTTCCAAGCCATGTTTTTGTTTGCCTCTTGTGGCTCGCGTTGTTGCGTCAGCGGCTCGTGCGGCCTGTCGACCAACAGGTTGACCAAAGATTTTGCGCCGACCGGCTTGGCCACGGCCGGGCCAATTAGGTCGTTGCTTGCTCCATTGCGCTCGATTTCTGCTCAAAATATGGCCGTCAAAGGCACACCAACGCAAACCCAAATGCAGACCAAAAGTCAGGTTGCGCAAATTGCCACACGATTTTACCGCCATCTCAAAAGGTTGGGGTGCGCGCCTGGGGTCCTGTGGCGGCCGCTACCCAAAGAAGAGTTGGCCATCAACCAGCACCCTCCATGACGCCGCCAAGGCGCGTTTGTGTTTTTTCGCAAAAAAGGCTGCATCGAATTTGTCCAATAACAATGCGCTAGCGTAGAACTGGCCTCGTGTCGTCCTCTTCACTTTTATCCACAGAGCGCACTCCCGTCCGCCCGGCATCCGCCAAAAATCGTGCGCGCACCATTGGCGCTCGGCGCTGCGCTTTTTTATGCTGGTCCTTGCGTTATGTATGTGTGTATGTTTTTCTCGCATGGCGTCGGCCGCAGACACGTCAGGCTCGCGCACGCTGCCTATGGGCCAGATGTGCTCGTGCGCGCTGCCGACGCTCATACCGCCTCATCCACCCCGCGGTTCCCTTTTACACATTGACGACCTTCCTGACGAAATCCTGGTGGCCGTGTTTCATTACCTCTCGTGTTTCGAGTACAATGCGTCTGTGCCTCTTGTCTGCTGGCGATGGAGACGCGTCAACAGCGATGGGGCGGTGCTGCCCCAGCGCGCCTGCGACCCTTGCGCCACCGACCCTCCCGCGACAAAATCCACTGTCGTGTGCAAGCCCGTGTGCCCGCTGGCCCATGTGCGCGTCCCCTTTCGCCTGGCGATGGGCCTCTCGCTCCCCGCAAACTTTGGCACGTGCGAACGGCCGTCCGCTACCGTGTTTCTGCTCTATGCACTCTACTACCACACAAGCACGACCAAGCGCCCTGGTTTTCCTGTGCGCTGTCGGCCGATCGACGCACGGCCCTGCGAAGAGGCGGCCAGGCTCGGAGGTGACGCGGGAGTGGTCAGTCTGCTTGAATGTGGATGGCCGTCCTCGCCGCGCGTGTTTGCCTGGTGCGCAGTATGGGGTTCGACTCTCGACAGGCTTTTGGCTCTTGTGCTGGCCGGCTGCCCGATCGACGATCCTATGGTGGGGACAGCGTGCGCGTGGTGTGGGCGCGCCGATGTGCTCTCGCTGCTCGTTGGGCTGGGCGCGGCGCACACGGTCGACGCGAGTGCCTGGAAGGTGGCGGCCATGCGCGGGCATATTGAATGGATGGTCGCGGCGCGCGCACATGGTTTCACACGACCGAGTCAAGAGTGCGCACAGGCCGCGGCGTGGGCCGGCCATTTCGACATTGTCATGTGGGCACAGGACGAGTGCGACCGCAGCGACCCGTCCATTGTCACTGGCGCTGTCGCATCGGGCACCAATGTCGCCTCACTAGTGGCGTTGGTCGGTGCCGGCTGGGCGGTGGCGCCCGATGCCATTGTCGAGGCGGCGCGCCGTGGCGTCATTGACGTGATTGCCTTTGTCTGGTCGGTACTCGATGCGAGGCGCGTGCCCGCGTGCCATAGCCGATCTCTGGCCTCTTGTATCGAGGCCGCCCGCGAGGGCCACCTCGACTGCCTGGCCTATCTTTGGATGCACGGATGTCCGTGGGACGGGCGTGTCTGCGCGGCTGCCGCGTCCAACGGTCATCTTGACTGCCTGATATATGCACGCGAAAACGGTTGCCTGTGGGACGCCAACACATGTCGAATGGCCGCGGCCGGTGGTCACTATGCATGTCTGGTCTACGCCTACGAAAACGGGTGTCCATGGGAAGAGGGCACGTGCGAGGCGGCATCTGCTGGCGGCCATCTGGCGTGTCTGGCCTATGCTCACCAGAACGGGTGCCTGTGGGACGAGAGGACGACCATCGCGGCCGCCACCAATGGCTACCTATTGTGTCTGGCCTATGCGCACGAGCATGACTGTCCTTGGGACTTTCTCGTCGTCGATGCCGCCCTAGAAGGCAAGCATCGCGACTGTGTAGCGTATGCGCACCGACACGGCTGCCCGTGCAAGCCGAGCGCATGTCTTGTGGTCTGCCTCCATGAACGTTGGGACGTCGAGGCAGTGTGCGGCCGGCCGTGCCCAAAGACGCATAGCGCCCGGCGCCGCATGGCAAGACTGAACAAAGGGCCGCCGTCATGGGCCGCCGCATGCGCGCCGACGGTGCGCGACGCCAACCACGACCCGTGGAATCGCCTCCTCAACTCTCTGAGTGAGCATCGGGGCGCTGGCAGTTTTCGGCGTGCGGCCGCCATCGACACGCAACTCCAACCATAAAACCTCTTTTTTGCCGGCCTTTTCAAGCATGCACAGAAAATCACAAAAAAAGGGAAATGTATTTTTGGTCTTGGTGAGTATCTTGGTCGTATTTTGGCATGTGCGCAAGACAACCACACGCGCACGGTCGCCCTGACATTGCTGGATTTCTCCCCCTGAAAGGCAACACCAAGGGCAAGCGCGACTGTCTGGCACAAAGACTGCAGCGACAACAACACGATTGCAGCATTTGACATGCAAAAAGTCAGCATTGAAAAGATGGTTGCAATAAACAGTCACTATGCCGTCGGACGCCGCAGTCATGTCGGGCAGGCCTGTCGTGATCAACCGATCGCTTTTGTTTTTTAACCAGAGAGGAATTGACCCCCCCCCCCACTTGGTCAATGCCGCACCATGTGCCGTCATCGCTTGGCGCGACCACGAAAAGGATTCCCCCCCCCCCCAAATCATGCACGAGCGACGTGCGGCAAGACAGCAGGTTTTTTTTCGACCAAGGTCGCCGTCCGATAGAGCCTGCCCAGGGCGCGCGACGCTCTTTATGGGTGGCCCAGTGGAGAAAACAGACAATCATGAGCGATCCCCGACGCCCTGTTTCGCATCCCTGTTGCGCTGCGTCGCTGCCGGCCTGCGCGCCGGTCGTGACGGGCACGCGAGGTCCGCCTGGACCGCCCGGTCTCCGGGGCCCTGCTGGTCCGACTGGACCGACTGGCGTGCCCGGACCTGCTGGTGCGCCTGGTTCGCAAGGTCCCGTCGGCCTGCCTGGGCCGCCTGGCCCGGCAGGCGTGCCCGGTGCGGCTGGCCCTCCTGGCCCGCCTGGGGTGCCCGGCCCGCCGCCCGTCACGCTGGCCTTTCGCGCCGATGGCGTTGCCGCACAGGCAGTGGCTACCACAGCGCCCATTCAGGTCCTCTACGAGAATCAACTCTATGATTTGCAGGACGGCGTTGTTGCCGACAACTACAATCCGGTGACGTCGACCTTTACGGCGCCGCTCGACGGCACCTATCGATTTGCGGCCAATGCCAACGGGACGCGCATAACCGGCCAGCCCACGATCGTGCTCTCCCTCGTGTCGAGCAATGTCACGCAGCCGCCGTCCCAACGCTGGTTCACGGCATTTGACGCCGTGGACGTCGCCGACACGTATGGCGCCACGGTCGACGGCGATTTCACCCTTGTCGCGGGTGACACCGTCACTGTGACCATCGCCGGCGAGGACGGCACCTTGTTTACCCTAGGCGACGCCGCCACCATCAACCGCACCTTTTCGGGCTCGCTCATCGCCGAGACCCCCTGATACCTTGTCGTGCAGTGTACCTTCCCCCCCCCCGTGTCGGCAGGGCCATAAACTCCTCTTCTTTACCTCGAAAAAAACGATATATAAAAGAAAAGAAAAGGTCGGGACGCGACAAGAGAACCGGCGCGCCCCTGCAAAAGGCTTGCGCGAAACCCGACTCTGTGGCCAAGGGAAAAAAAGGAAAAGGGAAATTGTGCATGGTTCCCTTTTCCTCCTTTTTTTAAAAAAAAATATTTCATTTTCACTGGGCAATCCACGGGCTTTGTGCGTGACTTTTGTTTCTTTTTTTCAACGGCCCTTTTGTGACCTCTTTTTGTTTTCGTGCTGGCACGCTCGGGTCTTGGGGTTTGCATCCTGTCGGCGTCCTTTTTTTTTACCCCCTTTCCTTGTTCGGTCGGCTTTTTGCGACAGCGCGATTGGCCCGGTACGTGTAACTCCAACGGTGGGCCTCTTTAGGGTCGATGCACGGGTTCACAACCAAAAAGAAAAGAGAGCGTACAGGCTTTTTTTTACGTCGTCGCCCGGCAGGAACCCACCGTCGGCCGTTGCCCCGTTGGGTGTAGCCTTTGTTGGGTCTGTTGGCATACAAACAAACCCTTTTTTCCTGCTGCGACAATGCAAGATGTGGGGATGCATTGCGTACTTTTTTTGCTTGGACAAAACACACAGCAAAAAACCATACGAAAAGGACAGGACGACAAAGAACAACCGCCAGGTCGTCGACTTTATAGACAAAAGAGAGATGAGAAAAGGGGAGGGGGGTGCCCTAGTGGGCACACAGGCACCATGTGCACGATGCAGGGTGCGCGGCGGCGGCCCTGTCTCCCGTCGGGACCACTGCCGAGGCGGGCGGCTGCACGGTCGTCGTCTTGCCGACAGAGCCACTCGACGACGTCGGGCGCGCGGGCGCGGTAAACCTGTAGGCGCTGACAATGTTGATGGCTCTGTCGGCGCAGTCGAGGGGAGCGCGGTCTGGTGGTGCGTCCCATCTGCGCGTGCTCTTGCCTTTTGGCGCTTGCGCTCTTGCTTTTCACGGTGTGCGTGCGCCTTGGCGTGTTCATGGCCCGCATTCCATAGATCAGTCTCTTTGGCTTTCTGGGCCGCGCGACGGTCGGTCTCACGAGCGTCCAGGTGTGCGGCCAGATCATTAAAGATCAAGGGCGCCAGCGGCCATGCAGCGCCAAAAGCCACGGCGAGGAGTGAATACTTGGCAAACTTGGCCGAGGCTGCGTACAAACGGCCGTGGGCCGTGTGCACATGTCGGCCGGCCCGCTCCCACTCTGTCGCAAACAAGATGCCGCCCCATGCGGCCGCGCCGACGCACGACATGCCGGCGTAAACCCGACCGGCACGGGCCAAGAGCGTTCTGGACTGGCCTGCTGTCGTTGCGCACGTCGCGAGGCGGCGGGCCGGTCGGACCAAGAGACTTGACGGGATCGAGCGTGCGATGGGGCGCTGCGCCAACAGCAGGGTCGATCGCTTCATCATTGTTTTGTCTAGTTATGGTGCTTTGCGTATGAGGGTGTCTCGATGCCAAGAGGCAGTGCCCCTATTTCGTTTTTTTTCCTTTTGTGTTTCTATACGCCAAAGTGATTCGCTGGCGATGGCAGAGCGATTCGCGATAGGCTGCATTTCTGTCTAGGATATGTGTTTTTCCTTTTTTTGATGAATTGCAACGACCGCACGCCTCGCCTGGTCCGGCCGGCAAAATGGGCAGAGGTCCACACGGCGACACTCTCGGACAGGCCTCTCAAACAAAAAGGTATAGCCCGCAGAGGCCTGGCCCTTTCAGAGAGACCAACATTGCGCACGCGCAGGCACAAAAGGTCTGTTGCTTTGTCAGTCCCCTAAAAGAAAAAAATGGCGACAAAAACATAGGTGCAAAAAAACATGTACACGAGACCCGAGTGGGTTTTCTTTTTTTTTCCTCCTCTATTTTACTATTTTTTTTGGCTTTGCGGACAACTGATGGGGCGGGGGCTCGTGCGAGCCAAACCGTGTGGATCGGTCGGCGTCCTTTTTTTTTGGTGTGTGTTTTTTGTCGCCTCACTCGGCGGTGTCTGTGGATCGTCTGCTGATGCGGCGGCGCGAGGGCGGCCTGCATTGCATCGCAAGGGCATGGGCCTTTCCGGCCTCGATGATGTGGTCCACACAAAGGTCGGGCACATTGTTGCGCACCCAACGGATCGCCTCATTGTCGACAGCCTCGACATGTAGGCGGGTGGCGCTGTAGAGATCGTCGTATCCATAGCGTTGGCACAACAGGACGATGGGGTTGGCGCTATGTGGATACATCAACGCCGCGGCCATGGCCTGCGGCGAACAGGCGGCACCTCGATCGATGAGCGCATCCAGGCAATTCACACCGCCTTGGATGGCAGCCTCTAGACTTTGCCACGACGACAGCGAGACGAGCCCGGCGTCGTGCATCCAGAGGACGGCGGCGGGCCGATTGTGCGCCAGCAAGGTGCGCGCCATCACGGCGTCAAAGTGGCATCGGGTTTCAGGTCGTGCGCCCAACCAATCGAGCATGGTCGCATCAAGTTCAACGCGTCTGGCGGCAGACCACACTATCGCTGGATCGTCCCACCGCAGACCTGGCGAGGGCGCAAAGCACGGCTCGACGCATGGCACGCATTCGCCAGCGGCCCAACGGAGAATGTCCAGGTGGCCCGCCCCTGCCGCGGTGCACAGCATCTCAAGGGTAAAGGGGGCAAAGCCGCGCGCGTGCGCAATGGCCAATGCGCGGGTGTGACCCTGGTGAGCGGCCGTCATCAACGTGGCGGTATCCACCCAGACGGTCTCGACTGCATCCCCCAAGTCGCATGGGTCCAGGGGATGCGTCTCGGCGGCGATGACACTTGTGATGGCGTCGACCAGGCGGTCATTACCCTCGGTGATGGCGCGCGTCAGTTCCTCTGTCGTGCACGGAAAGGCCTGGCACCCGACAGTGCGCATCCACTGCAATACATTGTGTCGATTGCCTGCGACAGCGGCGTCGCCAATCGCGGTCGGACAGCAACAGGGCGTGGTGCCGTTGCGGCCTAGGGGCTGCCAATACGGCCAGCGGTCATGCGCGTACACGACCGTGGCAAGTGTGCCCTGACGTGCGGCCTCAGTCACGACGCGCACGTCCAAGGAACATGGCATCTGCGCCAGCGGACACGCCGTCGTCAGGTAGCGCAACATATCGGTGTGGCCCAGGCGCGCGGCCTCGCACACCGCCTGCGAGAGGTAGGGCACGGCCTCGGCGTTGCCCATCAACAACAAGGGTCCCGCGGCGCTGTCGGGCGGTGCTTGTTGGCGTTGTTGCGCCGACAATGGCATTGATCGACGCACCGGCGCGATCGCAGCCTGCGCCGCTCTCCTGCCATTATAGGGTGGTTGGTGAGGGTGGTGGACAGCCGGCAGGATACGGCCAGTGTGGTCTCTTGTTCCGCCAGCAGGGCCGACCTGATCCCGGCCGAGTGTAGACGTGGGCGATGCCAGGCGGTAGCGATGGACGGCCAAGTTACCGATGCCCGCCGACGACAACTGTGTGTAACGGTTGGTTGCAGGGGCGGCACCGAGGACCGGATACCTGGTCGCGTTCATGTGCTCTGCCTGGATCGAGTCTGTCGATTCGTCTGGTCGGGCGGTGGGCACGTCAGGACCAGGCACATAGACTGCGCCGACCACAGGACTCGGCGCCTGCACGGTGGTCCACGCGGAAAACACGTCCTCCTTCGCAATGCAAGAGCACACCCAGCGAACCACGTCGGTGCGACCGCCACGGGCTGCGGCCGGCACGTGTCGGTATTGTGGCGTCATGGCCCAACGCGCAAAGAGTGCGCGTGTGACGCCAAGGGGGAGACCGGCCGCAAGGGCCGCCTCGGATCGACCGCAATAATGAGATGCCGCTGCGTCCACCGGCGATAGATAGGCCAGTGCCGGCGATGCGCAAATGCACGCCGCCACATCGCGAGGGTGGTCCAACAGACGGATGATGGCACAGACGATCTCGGCCGGCAAGTCCAAAAGCGACAATGTGCTCGCCATGCGACGCGTCTGTCTGGGTGTCGTTGCCTGTGTCCAACAATGCACGTGACTGACCGCGCGCCGTTTTTTGCGTCCCTCGTTGACCGCTCGGGCGCAGCCCCCTCCCACAAAGTGCCCCGTAGGTTTCGACTTTTTGCCCTGTGGTCGTTTACACTTGTGCCAGGTGCTGCGTCCAATCGAGCGCCGCGGCACAATACAGCGGCCGACGCCACCGGGCGCCATCTTGGAGGCCAGATATAGGGCCAGCGACAAAATCAGCCTCTTTTTTCTTTTCGAGACAAAGCCAGGCCAACAAAAAGTTGGCTTTGACAGTCGGCACATTGTCCGTGCTCCATTCTTTCTTTTTTGTTTTTAATGGACCATTAACCAAATTCAATCGAGGCCAATGAAAAAAATTGCTCCCTCCCCCCCCCCCCCTGTGCGACGAAGCCGCTGCGCCGTGGCACAGCCAAAGTGCGACGACAGCGACAACAACGATGATGGGAAAAAAAGAATCGGTGGCTGTCTGAGCCGACCGCAAAAAGAGGAATGTTGATACAAGTGCATTTGCAACCCATTTTGTGCAACCAAAAAAGCATTGACCTTGCGATGTAGAATGAAGAAAAAAAGCCGGCATAGCGGCCAGAATCGCCTATGACAGCACACTTGACGAGCCAACTTGTCGGTGATCGATCACTCGCCGCGGTAAAAGGGTGGTCGTGCGCCGCCTCCCCAACGGATACGATCATAGTAGGTGCGGTAGTAGGGGTCAGACGGCGGACCAGACTCGTCGTCGTCATCATTGTCGTTAAACTGGGGAGGCTGTCCTGCGAGGAGGGTGTAGGTGATGGGCCTCCTGTCGGGGACGTCCAGGATGGGCCTCCTGTTGGCGGCTCGAGTGGCGCGGGGCTGCCTCGGCCACACGGACCCCGCCACGACGAGGCGCGGGTCCTGTCGAGGATCGAGGCCTGGCCCTTCGAGTTCTTCGCCGGTCAGTTCCGTGTGCGACCGCGGGTCCCAGGCGGCGATGGGTCGGCCCACAATGGATCCCCTTGCACGGATTGTTCGTTGCTTGTCGTAGGGGTATCCACCTCGCGGACCCGCATCGCAGGGGGCGATGGCGGTGCCAAATACCTCGTCACCTTCAGGGGTATGGTACACGTACCGGGGCCGAGTGAAGTCGTGCTCTGGCCGCCACAGACAGTAGTTGTCTTCAATGGTCAGGCCACCGTCGTCGTCGTATGTGGGCGCTCGCTCATAGTAGGCCGACAAGTCGGGCGTAAGAGAGTTGCCGTTTGTTGACATGTTGCTGTGCGTGATGGAGTAGGGCTCTTTTGTCTTGAGCGTGCCCCTTCTTTAGGGCCGTCGGTCGACAAGCGCGTGCGTGCCGCGGGACGCCGTGGTTTGCCCGAAGCGCCCACCACTGGGCGCAGCGACATACAAAATTGTATTATTTCCTTTTTTCGGCCATTTGCAACCTGTCGACAGGCGTCCCCGGCAAATGGCGGCTGGCCAAAAAAAGGCAACTACCCTTCCATTCGTCCACGCCATTCAGCAAAGAAATATGCTCGGGCGTGCAGATGGTCCGATGCGGCGCCAGCGCCGTAAGCAAGATTGTCGACGATGCAACGGATGGACCACAGCGGGTATAAAAAAGTGTGCTTTCAGTTTACGTGCCGCGATGGCCCGCTCGTTGTCGACGCCGACCCTCTCAAGGATCTCTTTCCGCCCATCTCACCCGTCGCCGTCCTCCTTTCGGACCGCTGGCCTGCCGCCGCTGCCCCCAACCATTGTATCGAATTGCAATGCCGACCCTATAGCACGCATACCATCAGACTTGTTTTGGACGCGCTGCAGTCACGGGACCAGTCTCTTACAGAGATCGCCTCGCAACTGTGGCAATGCCGGCACGAGTTTGTGTCGGCGTGCGACTTTCTGCTTTTGGCAGGCACGGATGCTGGACGACTCGCGGCCGACCTGCTCGCCATCTCAGCGCACACGGTCATTGACATCTGTCACGACCTCCCAGAAAGCGGGGACTCGCCGCATCGACCTGCTGGCGCACGTGTCTCGGTCTCGGTCGGTCCTCACACGGCCAACTTTCCCCCGCTGTGCCGTGGCCTATACGGACCCACCGACATGGCGTGGCCACCAAATGAGTGGACGACTGTGGCAACGAGAGACGTCACAGTATCGTCCCTTTCGGACCTGGTAGATGTTGCGCGTACCGAGGCAGCGCAATGGTCCATCATGTCTCCGCGCGACTTTTCCTGCGCCGCCGCCAGCGCCTGGTCGCCAATCGACGTCTTTACGGCGCGCGGCGATGCTGTTGAGACAAACATGGACAGCAAACGGAATGACGACGCCGACAGCGACGAAGACGGCGTTGTCGTGTTTCAGCGCCGAGGCGTGTGCTTCAGCACGGTCGTCGTCGGCCTCAACGACGTGCCGTTTCTCGACCCCGCGGATGCGATTGCGCAGAGCGACCGCCGTGATCCTGTGTGCGCTCTCGCTCTATGGGCGCCGCCAGAACGCTATCATCGCGGCACGGCCATCCTAGTGGTCGGAGGCACGCCCCAGGGCCGCCTGCAGACAGCATCTGCGATGGCGCGCGCAATGCGGTGCCCCAAAGTCGTCGTTCACAAACATAGACTCCGGAAGGTCGACCGGGCGTGTTTTGGTGACGCCCTCGCGTCGTACGACCCTCCGGTCGAGCCGGATCGCAAGACCGTGATCATCGTGCCCGAGAGTTTCAGTGGCGACAAGCGTCGACAGAACGCGATAGACAATGTGTACCGACGCCATTGTTCGGCTGTCGTCACGAGCGTTAACAGTGGAGGGTGGGGAAACACACTCGCTTATCACACCATCTGCGTCCTGGTTCATCCAGACACGGACATGTGGACGCCCCTACTCCTCCGCACGGACCCAGATACTAGGGAGGCGCTACTGCGATCGTGCAGCCGGCGCGCCGTCGATTCCGGTGCCACCGTGTGCCTGGTGGCCACGGGTCGCGGTGGGCTGACCGTCTATTCACCTGACAGCGACACTGCTGTCGGTCCCTGCGACCGCTGCGCCGGCGTCCGCGCCAAGACCAAACTGCCTCGCAGAGCAGCACATGAGTGGGCATCTTACATTGGTCTATAGCCGCAGTGCACCTCTTTACCTGACCTCCACCGCCTATGATAGCGGTCCCTGTGCCTGTATCGCATATTTTTTTTCACAAAAAGTACAAACAGACGAGGCGCACGACGTTGGAGTATCCTTTGGCGCAAAAAATTTTGGGGGGGTAGGTGGGGGCGCCCTGCCGGGGGGCCATGCACTTGTTTTTCGCGTATTTACTCTTCCCGTATCGGCCCTCGGCTGTGCCACGGCGCAGTGAGCGCCCTTGGTCGGCGACACATAAAAGAAACAGTGAGATTGTTCGCTCGCCTGGCCAACGTAGGATTTTTTAATGACAGTAGGGAAAACAAATCGTTGCAATTCAGAGCACGTCGTCATAGGCCTGGAGTGCTGCGGGCGACCACGGGCCAAGGTTGGACCGCACATAGGCCACAAACAGGTCGCGCTGCGGGTGGGACCGTTGGTGGGGCCAAAAAATCCACTCGTCGGGTTCGTCACGTGGAGTGTGTACGGTGCGGTGCGTCCAGACAAATCCCCGAAAGACCACGCCGGCAAACCGCGCGTCCGAGCAGGTGCGAGATACGGCAAAGGACGTGACCCAGTCGAGACCGTAGCGCCACCGTCCGCAGAGGACGTCGCCGTTGGGATACCTCACCTTTTGGAAACCGCACGGTTGTCTCTTGTACGCCTCTTGCTCGTGAAGAGACCCCAATATTTCCGTACTGTGGCATTCATTGGTGCATCCGTGCCACAGTCGTCCTGCGCCATCGATCTTGTTGGCCGTGCACTGGCGCGTCAGGTCGTGAAAGCGAATCCGACGACCGTCGGCTGGGTCAATGGCCTCGCCGTTGCCATACTCGTCCCACTCACCGTCATAGGCCACGGTGTCGCTTGTCCAAAGCGTCGCCTTGATCCGGCCCCAAACAAAAGAGTGGACGACCAGGCGCGACCCGTCGGCAAAGGTAAAGCAGCCGCTTTGAGGGGCGCGCTCACGCAGGCGCCCTTGGAAAAGATAGTCTAATGGACCGGCGCATCGCAGGGTCACGTCGCCGTGGGGTCGGCCTGCCACAAAGTTTGGACCGCAGTACGTCACATCGTCTGAAGAAAAGCGACCATGGCCGTGCCAGTCGCCGCGCCGCCACTGGCCCACGTAGGTCGCACAAAGAGGGTCACTTTTGTGGTCGTACGTCGCGGTGCCGACGCCGTGCGGCAGACCGTTGACCCAGTCACCCGAAAAACGGGCCAGGCGGTACCCCGCCCAGTGCGCCGTGCCGGGGAGTGTATGCAGACCGGGGCACTCGAATTCGATCGGGTGTGGGCAGGCGCTGCGCCCTTTCAGATGATCATAGAATCGATTGCGGTCAATCTCAAACACGCCTCGCCCATGATAGGCGCCGTCGCAAAACATGCCCCGATAGGCGGCACGGCCCGGTTCGTCCAACCCCTCGGCGGTCGCGATCACGTGGCGCTCGCCATACCCCTGCAACCGGTTCTCGTCGTCAAAGCGCCCGCAGAGCGTGACAGTACACATGGCGTGGAGCGTCTTTTGGAGCGCCACGCGACCCCGTGTGTCGCCTGTATGGGACGGCAGTGCTCCCTTTGATTCGCGGCTGAGCAGCCAGCGGCACGCGTACATGTCCCTGGCGAAAAAGGAATCCTCTCGCAAAAGAGCCGCATGGGGATCGTCTCCAAAGTCTCGGGCGATTCGACCCAGCCAGAGGGCATTGTCGCGCGCGAGTCTTGCCAGATGCGTGCACACGGCCCCCGCCGAGACGAGCGTACGGGCGTCGAGGTAGCCCAGTATGTGCACCCATAGTTCATCGGGACAGTCGACCACGCCGTCCACGATCAGGTCACGCTCTTGTGGTGCCTCCATAAGCAGGCAAACAAAATGCAAAGGTTGTGTTGGCCTGTGTGGACGATGGCTTTTTTGTGAAGCCTATCGCCAGCGCACAAAGTCGGACGGGATTTTTGCGTACACCCATTGGCGTCGCGTATTTCTTGCCCAATTTTTGTTTGGATTTCTTTTCATAAAACCAGTATTTTTATTGATGCGCGTGGGCATTTTTGGAAAAAAAGAAAAGAGATGCTAGGGAGGCGGCGGATACACAGAAAGAGGGCCGTGCAGGGTGTGCCAAAAGGCAATGGCCTCGTCGTCCCATCCGATCAGCCGCTTGCGCACATAGAGGGCAAACTTGGCCCAGGCCTCGCTACCGCGGTCCGACGGCCAGTAGATCGAGTCGTCGGGGCAATAGGACCGCCTTTTGCGCGGCACCGACTTGCACTTCCAATCACAGCCGCTGATCGTTGTCCCGGCAAACACGGGATCATCGCAATTGGGCGAAAAGGTAAACGAGTGGATGCCTCGCACCTTTGAGCACATGTTGACCCAGCGCACGATAACCGTGTCGCCGTTGCGCAGTTGCACGGTGGTGTGCCAACTGTACCAGGGTGCTTGCTGTGTGATAGGGTCATAGGGGATGGTCGGCGGGCACCTGCAGAGCGCGTGCCCGTGGGCCTCTGGATAGTCGCCATAATCGTTGACGGCGGGCAGGTTGTTCCAGCGCCATGTCATACATTGGGTTGAGGTGCCGCTCGGCCATTGAATTCGACCAAACCCGACCGATTGGCGAGGGCACCAACGACCATCGAACAGAGTGCCGTCGGCCATCCGGGTCGTACCACGTTCTTGGATGCCGCCGTTCCATATTGCGGTGACGACAGTCCTATAGGGGTACGTGACTGTGCCAAGGCCGTGCGGGATCGGACGGCGCTGTGCTCCCCATACAACGCTGAGCGCCGTATCAGACATTCGACCCCCGCGCACCAGAATGTCGGCGGCTTCCATGTCGCCGCGGTCGGTCCAATCTCGGTCGGGACGCGGGACAACTTGGCCGTCGTAGCGCCATTTGGGGACGGCGGTGGTCGTGTCGCAGTCGCCAGCGCAATACCAGCGTGTACTCTCATTGAGGCACGCGCAGATTTGCGCGCGCACGACGCAGGCGCCTCGAAACCACTCGCGCTCGACGCCATCGCCGAGCGCCCCGCGGCCGTGAGGGAGTCCGTTCTCCCAGTTACCCTCGTACACCAGTCCATCGGTAAATGTCGCTCGGCCCATGCCGTGCGGGTAGTGGTCGCGCCATCCACCCCGATAGGTGGCTAGTCGCGCGCGCACAACATCGCGGGGTTCGGGCATATTGTAGGTCTCGCGTGTACCCCGGAGGCACCTGTGACATGCGCAAAAGGCATGTCTGCCGATGCTCATATCGAGGTCGAGGTAGAATCGACCCGTTAGACGGCGCATGGACATCCACCCGTTGGGGTGCTCGTTGGCGTCCGAATCGTACTCCATGACAATGACACTGGTACTGTCGCCGAGGAAGCATAACCTTGTCGCCGTACAGGTGTAGCCGTGCGATTTTCCTCCTCGGAATGAGCCGCATCGATACTCATGAGAGTGTACCCAGCCATAGGCCGGTCGATCGTCGCCAGTGTTGGCAGACTGGCCAACGTCGAGGCGGATGGCCATGGCGGCGTAGAGGCACAACCAACGCACGCCAAAGTGCTCGCGCTCTGCGTAAAGGGCCACGCGCTCGGGGCCGAAATCGCGACGGCAGCACAAGGCCCATGTGTCCTCGTCGTCGAGTATGGTCGTGGCCAGATGGCGACATGTGAGGCCCAGACGCGCGGCGTCTTTTACCCCTCGATCGGTCGCCAACAAGAGGTTGACGACATGCCACCACATTTCGGGGGGCAAAAAAGGCATAGTCGTGACATCGTCTGCCGGGTCGGCGCATGCTGACGAGGGCGCAACTCGGTACGCCATTGTGATGGGAAACAAAAAATGGAAAGCGACCAAGCACGACAAAAGACTAAGACACCGAGATCGTGTAAACGCCCTGCAAAGAACCACAACAGCCTATCAAAAAAAACAAAAAAGAGACCATTCTTTGGCTATCCAAGAGCCGTGGGCACACGGCCAGAGGTTTGTTTTGCGGCAGCGGCCTTGCCATACCAGTCGGCGCCTTTTTGGGCTGCCAGTCGCCCAGCACGCCGACACAATAGGCCCGCACAATGACACACCGGGCCACCAAGAAAAATAGATGGGAATACCAAAATGTCCTCCTTTTTTTACAACATAATACTCACGTCGGGAGCCATCCCACACGCGCACACCGAAAGACGAGAGCGGGGGATAAAGAATGAAGGTCACGCATCGCATTCCTGCATTGCATTATGCCAGAAAAAATCGACCGTCTCGTCGTCCCATGGAATCAGGCGCTTGCGCACATACGAGGGAAAGAGGAGAAAGGCCTCGCTGTCACGGTCCGCCGGCCAGTAGACATAGTCGTCGGGGCAGGTGTGCCGCGGCGGACTCTGCCAGGACAAAGGCACGCAGGTCCAGGCACAGTCGTTGATTGTGACGCCTGCAAATGTCGGATCGGCACACGCAGAGGAAAAGACAAAGCGGGTAACGTCGTGCATGATTCCCCGACTGGTCCATTGCGCATCACACTCGTCGCCGTTGGCCAGAATGGCGGTTCTGGTTAGGACTCTCTGCCCTGACGCTGCGCATGGGCGAGGGGTTGCGCGATCATACACGTAGACTCGGTGTTGCTACGCACGACGCCGCCGTCGGACCGCATTCGATCCTGATCGTCCCATACGACCTCGTGCTTTAGGTGGGTACCACTGGACCATGAAACGTTGCCGATGGCCGTCGAGCGCGGGCCGCCATGGTACCACACGCCCTGGAATGACGTGCCGTCGGGCAGGGTGCAACGGCCACGGTGCCTCTGGCCCAACCGCCACGTGCCCGAGTACACCTTGCCGTCGGGGTAAAAGGCCTTGCCCTCGCCGTGGGGGAGCCTGGTGGTGTCGGGTTGGAGCGGCGTCCAGGCCGGCGGAGCGCGCTTGCCAACGGCAGTGGTGATCCACCACCATTCACGCAGGGCAGTATCTCTGGACGAGGTAAAGTCGAGGCCGCGAGTCGATTCGGGCAAAAGGGCGTATTGACCATAGTAGGACGGCGCATCGGGGTCGTGCAACGGTCTGGACCACGAACCCATGGCGGCGCAGACCCCGCGTGTCCAGGTGCGCGCGGTGCCGTTGAGTTTGCCGTGGCCGTGCGGCAGGCCTTTTTCCCACTGACCCTCGTACACGAGCCGCTGGCAAAGGTCGCACGGCCTCGACCGTGTGGGTAGCCGCCGCGCCAACCGCCTCTGTAGACGGCCAACCGCGCGCGCACCAATTCCCGAGGCTTGGGCGTCCCGCCGCGGCACTGTACGCATGCGCAGAAATCATCGCTGCGAGACAGGGGGATCACCGGCCTGTCTGGCGTCGCGCGCCGCATCGACACCCACCCGGCAATCTCCTCGTCGGTGCACTGGGCGTGCTCTATGACGACGAGGTTGTGACCGGCATGCCAGCAGGAGCGCCTGACGGTGACGGCGTAGCCGTTGAGTTGCTTGGTCGCTGGACACGTCCAGCGCCACCAGGATTCAGAGCCACCACGCAAGAAATGCCAAATAGCGCTAAATCGACGGCTGAAAGCCTTGTCTGCCCTTGCAGCAGCATAAAAGCGCGGCCAGGCGACGCCGAATCGCTCGCGCTCGGCATGCAGATTCATGCGATCGGTCCCGAGGTCGCGATCGCACCGAAACCTCCACGCGCGCTCGTCGTCGAGTATGGTCGATGCCAGTTGGCGACATGTGAGGCCTAGACGCGCGGCCTCTCCTGCGCCTCCCTCGCAAAGAAGCAGCATGTCGACGATGGCCCAACATAGTTCGGCTGGAAGTGTCAATAAAAGGCACGGCTGGTCGAGGACTTGTAGAGGCACATCAGAGGTCTCCATGGTTGGTGCAGTTGTTGTGTGGGGGTTTTGGCGCGTGCGCTTGTGACCCCTGGGTGACTCAACTCGCCAATCGATGTGCACCGTCCAATGATGAATGCTGGCCAATGGTTTGTCGAGCGGCTAAAAATCATAGATTCATTCTGGCCTAGTAGGGGCGTCGACACTGGAATTTGTGTGTTTTAGTCGGTCGGCCAGTCGTTGCCCACCATGAAACACGACCCATTGTGGCATCATGGTTGTTTATTCCAGAGTGCGGATCAGACAAAAGTCGCTGAGGTCATAGGCGGGCGACCATCGTCCTTTGGATGTGTCGGCCTGTGTGATGTAATGGTCGGGAAGGGCGGCCGCCTTGTCGAGGAGCCTTGTGACCAGACGACGCTTGTTGCCCGGCGCCCACTCCTTGCTGCCGAGTTCCTTCATCGCATCCTTGACCATCACAGAGCCTGTGGCAGCGTCGGTCCTGACGACGTGCCCCACCTCGATGTACTCGCCATAGGTGTTGCGCTGTCCGTTCTTTTGGCGGCACTGCATGGCATCGACAAAGTCGATGACCTCGTCGATGGTGTCGACCAGGCAATACCGGGCCTCGATCGGGTTGGTGTCGCCGTCACAGCAATGACGGCGCACAAATGTCGGACCCTCTCTCCAACAATAGTACGCATAGTAGGCGGCCATGATTGCAGCGTCAAAAAAAGACAGGGTAGTCGGTATAATATCCTGAATGTCTCTTGTTGCCGTGTGGTTGGCAGTGCCTGCATCGGGCGTGGGTATGACGCGACCATTGTTTTTTTGCTCATGGCGGCGCACTGCGACGGTGGATTTGTTCCCAATGGGCAAAACCATGTACCCAAAAAAGGTACAGTCGACAACAATACTACGATTGGCCGTTGTAGGAGAGAAAAAGGAAAAGCAAACCAAGGAGGCACAATACACGCTTGCCTTGCCATCGTCGACCAAGTCGCTCGCACAGTATCGACGACACCCACCAACGCATTTACACGAGCAAACCCAACGAAATCGATCCGCAACAGTGCCGGCCTTCGTCATCAACTGAAAGAGAAAAGAGAAAAAAGTAAAAAAAAAAAGAGAAAATGAACGCCGTCAAACTGGTCGCTCTTCCATTCGCGGCGCCCTACATGGCCGCCTCCTACGTCGCCTGGAATATGCACAAGAAAAAGGTCGACCGACGCGCAGAATCCGGACCGGCGTGTGCATGCTGGCGCTGTAGACGATACGCCCGATGCAAGGCCGGCCAGTGCAAGCACAAGACTTGTCGAGCACATGCCCACAAATACAACTGATACCAAATTTCATTTTCCTTTTCCAGTGCAAAGACCCTTTTTTTCCTTTTGCGTGTCGTCCACGCCATCCCCAGTCCCTTTTTTTTGATCCGGCAGCAAGGGTCACGTCAAGTCGGGTGGCTGGACGGCATCGACCAGTGTCTCGATGGGCCTCTAACGGCCGTCCCATTGAACAAAGAATCTGTCGTAATACACAACTAAAAAAGGAAAAAAATACAAAATACATATCTATGCACGGTTGTGCCTTTTGGATGGTCTTTTTTTTCTGAAAACAAGATTGCCTGTGTGTGCGTCGCGGCCACTGGCGTCGGCGCCGTCGGCGGAGGGCTCTTTGGCGCCTTGGCCGGCTTTATGGATTGTCGCAACCGAGGATTTACGGGTTTTCGCGTCTACTATTCAGCGGCCGTCGGTGCCGGATACGTTGGCCTCTCGACAGCGGCCGTGGGGTGTATCGCGGCCTGGGGCTCTGTGGGCATACCGGGCGCTTTTGTCTGCGCTTTTGCGGCGATGGGATTTTTCGATCTCGCGCACCTGGCTTGGATGCATGTCATGATATTGCGCGGCAAGCACCCAGCAGACACATCTTCTCCCCCGTGACCTCTCTCGCCCTGTACCTTTTTTGGTGACCTACTCAAAAATACACACCTTTTTTTTCAAGGGTCTATGCGTCGGTTAAGGTTGCCTACTTTCGTCGGGTCGCACGATCCACCATGGGATCTTGACGTGCGAGTGCCAGATTCTGGGCCTGCAAGGGCAAGCCTACCTCGCCACTCAGTCCAATCCTTTTCTTGCGACCAACCAAGCAAGAGACCGAAGGACCGTGTGCCATCAACGACCTAGACGACTATGGAAGCGTACGACCGTGGACGTACATTGGCCGACTATGTCGAGGATGTCGGGTCGGAGCGTTATGACAGTGCGCCTGCGCGTGGCGAGGGCAACGACGACGATGACACTGATCTCAGCACCGCGCTGCCGCCCGAACTGTGGACATATATACTCGGCAAGGCGGGACCGGGCGCCGCTGCCAGCGCAGCCCAGGCATCGAGGACATTGTACACTTATGCCCAGACGGCAGCGCGAGATATCGGCGCCGCCACGAAAAGAGGCGCTTGTCGCAAGCCTCTGGCATGCACACGGGCACTAGTGTGCGCCATCGTGCGCGACGACCCCGACGACCTGGCGGCCATTCTCCTCTCGGGCGTCGTCAACCCGCAGTTGCCTGCCGTGCCCACGTACGCGTCCGCCGCCGACGCAGAGTTGGCGCGGTTGCTCATGTCCGAGGGCGAGTGCACGGCCGTGACGAGTCTGGCGGGTGATCCCGTCTACTTTTTCGAGGTCCCCTCGGCGACCCTGCCCGGAGGCTGGACGCCGCTCAATATGGCGGTCGTCTTTCGCTCGCCGCGGTCCATCGCCGTCCTCAAATCTTTTGGGGCGCGTCCAACCACCACCGTCGAGCCCCTGCTTGCCGAGGTTATGCGGTCGGCCGACTCGCCGTTTGTCATGGTGTTTCAACGGGAAGACGGCACCCTGGCGCCTCTGCCACCGAGGGATGTGTTTCGCGTCGACATGTTGACCCAGTTGTTGCGGGCCTTTGGGCGCACGTCGCCACTGGCCAACGTAGACACCAATCCGCTCACCATCGCCAGGGAGGGTGCTGTGCTCGAAACCATAAGGAACTTAAAGCCCATCACGCGCGCCGATGACCCGCGCGTGCGCTTTTACCTGCATCCTGCCGACGACGTGCCCGCATCGCGGCCGGCGCCGCTGTCAGACGACCCGCCAAACCGAGAACGGATACGTATCGCGACAGACGCGTTGGCAACCCAATGGGCCAGAGCGCATGTGCGCTCATGGCGTGGCATTATCAAGGCCCTCCTCGACGCGGGCTACTCGTTAGGAGATGAACAGGACAAACAAAAAATGATAAGAGGCACTCGCATGCATTGTTTCTTTTTTTCGCAAGTCGCGACGGGGGTTTGAAGGCAGAGCGTCCTTGGGAAAACATAGGGAAAAGCATGCGTGCGAAAAGGAGGTGTCTGTGAACGGCCAAGTCTAGATTGCCCCGTCCTTGCTTGTCGTCCGGGCCAACCGCCTAGACTGTGCCATCGCAGGCGTCCCCAGGACAAGGCAAAAGTGGTCTTTTCGAAAAAAAAGGGACGTGCCATTTGTCAAAAGAGATTTTAATAGTTCTAGGACGACTTGCGCATGTCAGTCCAATTCGACCGCTCAGACGCGGTGGCGGCACAGTACCGCTCGATGGCGACCTTGACGTCATAGGGCACCTTTGGCCACGTCGAAATCTGGTTGCACGCCCAGTTGGCGTCGAGTCTGTCGCGGAGGGGTTCCGATATTTCGTGGTCGTCGGCACGCTCCATGTTCCGCGACTAGGCAGATGATCTCGTGGGTCTCGTGGGCAGTACCCACTCATCAAGCACGGGCCGCCGCCCGTTGCTACGCATTCTGGCGCCCACGTATCTTGTGCTCCAATGCGGCGCCTTGCCATTTGGCATTCCCCCGTGCGCATGATGATGTCCGAACCAATCAGTGCTCAGCACTGTGAATGCGACTGCGTCGAGAGGATAAAGGCTGGGTGCTGCAAGACAAGACGTCGACGGCACACCCAAAGACAAACATCTCACACTCCATCCATCGTGCGCGCACCTACTGGACAGCATGAGCGTGAAGCGGATCACCCCAAGCAAGGCCGACTTTCGTGACCTCTTTCAGCGGTTGAGCAGGGCACTTGATCGCGCTACCGCGCGCCCGGTCGACGAGCGATTCAAAAATCTCTTGCTCGCCAACATCGGTTCACCCGCACAACCTGGCACCGAAAGAGACGTGCTCTTGTCCATCTACATCCCATTGTGGATATCACTGTCCGAGTCCGGCCGACTCGATCCAATGTCGGTCGTCGACGTCCAGTGGCCACCCACCCCCGTGTCGGTGGAGCGCGACATCGAGCGCGCCTTTAGTCAGCACGGCAGAGAAGATACGAGAGTGCGCACTCTCGAAGCCGCGCTGTTCAAGGCCACGGGACCCGCGGAAGGAGATGACGCCCATCTGGCCGATCCTCTGTTTGAATTGCGGACCATCGTCGACGCCGAGATCATGAAGCGTCTGGCCTACCATGCCATGGGCTGGCTCCGCGGCGAGCCAAGCGTGACATTGAGTGTCAACGCGCCGCAGCCCATCCTCGACCAACTGCAAGCCCGAGGCTACAGGCTTGTGTCGGAACCCGGCTTTGATGATGTGATTCCGCCCAAGATCAGGGTTGACCTTGGAGCGGCCGTGGGGCCGCCCAGCGATGTCGAGACCTATGAGAGGATACGCCAGCGATGGCGCCGCCTCATTCACGCGTACGACGAGCGCGACACTGGACGTCACCCCACCATGGACATTGACGCCAACACACCGGGCGCCATTTTGAGGATGCTCGAAGCAGACGGCTACCACTTTAGACGCGAGGGCAACCTCCTCACCATGTATTGACAAGTTTGTCGCATCGACAACAAAATTACTTAGATTGAAAAAAAAAAGATTTGCCAGTATATCGACGGCGCAGCGCGGCAGAGTCGTTCACGCGACCAGGCGCTTGAATGTCACGTCGGTCGCCGCCGGCACCATAAAAAAACAGTGCAGCGGCGGCGATCTGAGCGCAGAAAAGTCGCGTTGCCTCGGGAGTGCAGAGCACCAGATTACCTTTTGCTCAAGAAGAGAACCGACACTGCCTTTTTTCATCTCTTTTTTGTGCGCTCGCAAGCGCGAATCTCTGCCTGCTGTGGGAAAGGATGGCATGCGCCTCTGCAAGTCTTGTGCGCGCACCCATGGGTGCGCGCTCTTGTAGGGCGACGTGGTTGGTCCCACGAACCAGCACCCACTCCAGATTGGCAATTTTACCGAGGCAAAACATACGAAAATAAAGCGCAATTCGGGTCTGTCCATCTTTGGGTGGACGCACGGCTGCCAATGAGCGCCGATGGCAGAAAGGCGCCCGACAAATACAAAAGGCGGCGCAGTGCCCTTTTCCATCGCCCTCAAACAGCAAGCGAACCGCCTCCTCCTACCCCTACTGCGTCATGCAAAACCAAAACCTACACGCCTATGTCGACACACCGCAGGCAGAAGCCCTGGCCGATGCACCCATCGTGCTCATGCAGTGGAATGTCGACGACGCAGTCCGCGAAGAACAGTTTGAGCAGTCGAGATGGGCCAACCGCATCGACCGCATTCTTGCCTACATTGCGCTGGTGCGGCCGGCGATCCTCTGCCTGGAAGAGGTCACCCAGAGGGCGCATCGCACCCAACTCATCGCTGGGCTCTCGGCGCTCGGCTATGATTCTACCTATGGCCGGCGCAACTCGACTCCCGGCGCCACGTCGAACCTGATCGCGTGGGACGCTTCGCGCTTCTACCTGTGCTGGACCGAAAACGTGCAACTGCTCGGCGAGCCCGAAGGCGACAGGGACGTCCGGACTCTGCCCGCCGACAATGTCAACGCAGCGGGCTGGGGCTGCAATCTGCTTGTGGCGCGTCTGGCCGAGTGCGCGCCGCCAGAACTCGGTGGCCGCCTGTGGGTGCCGCCGCGACTGATCACCGTGGGCGCCGCGCACTTTCCCATCCACATACCGAGTCGCAACGCGTCTTTCGATGCTCTGGCGCAGTGGATCGCCTCGCAGCCCGGTGGCGACTGGATTGCCGCAGGCGACCTCAACGCATTCGAAAACCAGGGCGGAGCCCAACAGGTGGCCAAGATTGCCGCCGCGGCTCTGGAGGCGGGCGGCACCGTGGTGGGCGAAGAGGGCGTAAGCGACCAGAGCCGCGCACCGATGCGCGGCACCTTTTTCGGTTTCGACCACGACCGCTTCCGTTTTCCCCTGGGCGGGCCTCTCGATCCCCTCGACTATGTTGCCGTGGGTCCTGCATTCGAGGTCGGCCAGGTTGCCTTTGGCACGCGCTCGATGCTCGTCCCCGAGCCGCCCGAGTTTTCCACCACGAGCCTTCCCAGCGATCACCTGCCGGTCATCGTCACGATCGCTCGTCGCCCGGTGCCCCAGTAATGTGCCGCCAAGACCCGGCCAACGCCAGGCGATACCAGCCGACCAGCCAAAACCCAAAAGCCTATGTAGGGTTGGCGTGAAAGAGCGCGATTGCCAAAAAAAATACAACACAGTTTGCCACAGCCTGTCGTGAGCGCATTTGTGAATGAGCCAGCGGCGGGTGGTTCTCTGCCGCTCTAGGTCGTTGGTGCGCAATCTTTCAAATTTGCCCTTTGTATGTTGCGGCTCGACGCCGACTCTGAGGGGACTGTTCTAGGCCTCGATCAGGGTCGCGCTGCCCGGCACGGGGTCTAAAAGTTTGTTGTTCTATAGTGGGCCATCGTCTGGTTTGGTACAGCGCAAGCGAGGGACGGACACAATCACCGGGAGCCGTGTGCTGCAGCGTGTCGTGTGCGCATCGGACCGAAAAGGTCGCCACCTCGGGTAAAGAAGCCGCGCGCTCCATACCGTCCACGCCCCCCCCCCCGGCCACATCACACTATGGAGGCTCAAGGCCAAAGTACGGCGCCCGTTGCGGCGCGGCTAGCGAGCCTCTTGGCTTGGCTCGATCACTTCTTGTCCGACCCGGTGGCCCCCAAAAGGGACGTGGACTTTGGCATGTTCCTTTTGGCAAACAGCGGCGTGGCCGCCGAACCCGGAGCCGAAAGCGTCGTTCTAAGGGATGTGTACGTGCCGTTTTGGACCTCACTCATCCAAATGGCGGCCGAACACCCCGATGCGGTCGCACGACTCCCGTGGCCGCCTACGCCGAGCACGGCTTACAGACACGCTACTCATGACATCTACAGTGGTAAACACCGCCCCACGATCTCTGGTCTGCTAGAGGAGTGGTCCACTCTTAGGGTGCCGAGTACCGGCGGTGTCCCGGCAGAGGCTGCGAGTCTTGCCATCGACCGGATCGCCGAGTCTATCGAGACTGCCCGACAGCGTGACGAGACAGTGAAGCCCGTGATTGGGCGGCCCGCTAAACCGCTGCGCACGCCGCAGGTTCAACGGGCGGTGCGGCCGCCACCTAACAATGCACAGATCTACGAGGCGATACGTCAGCAATGGAGCAGACTCACCCACGCGTACGACGAGCGCCAGGAAGAGAGTCACCCCACCATCCGCATCGACGCCGACACACCAGGCGCCGTTTTGAGAATGCTCGAAGCGGACGGCTACCACTTTAGACGCGAGGGCAAGTTCCTCATCATGTACTGACAAGTTTGTAACATTAACACAATATCCAGAGTGAAAAAAAAAAGAAAATTGACCAATATATTACAGTTCCCGAACTCTCAGAGGGGGGCAAAATAAAGTCATAAAAGGCCAAAGGGACGTCCCAAAAGTGTCTACAGCCCGTTGTTTTGTCTGCTTAAAAAATGTAGACATGTGGGGGTGAGATATGTCTGATGTCGGCACTTTTGCGCATTCTTAAGCAGACAAAACAACGGGGCTATAGACACTTTTGGGACGTCCCTTTGGCCTTTTATGACTTTATTTTGCCCCCCTCTGAGAGTTTGGGGACTGCAACAGCGTAGTGCGGTAGAGTCTCGACGGAGCCAGGCTGACGCTGGGCGGCGGCTGGTTGGCCGGTTACGTCATTCAGCATTAGACAGTCGTGCGTTTTTATTGGAGCCTGTGTTGCTCCTCACAAGGAATCAGCGGCAGATTCTGGCCGATTGGCTCGCGTGTAGAGAGAACAAAGTAACTGCACAAAGATGGCGACCGTCATTTCTCAACAGCATCATGGACCACCTCCGGTTTCGCTTCGAGGGTCTTTTCACCAGGCTAAATGGTTTTCTGGACGACCCGACGGCGCCAGGCGAGAATGCAGATTTTGGGCTCTTTCTCATGGAAAACAGCGGCATGCGGTTCAAGTCAGACGCCGACCTGTTGATGCTGCGCGAGGTGTACCACCCCTTTTGGGCCGCGCTCATTCAGTTGGCATACGTGCGCACCAAAGCGGTCGAAAAACTTCCATGGCCGCCTACGCCAAAGACTGCCTACCGGCATGCGACACACACCATTTTCAGCGGCAAGCACCAACCTCTGCCTGATCTTTTGGAAGAGTGGTCCACCCTCGACGTGTCTCGCACTGCCGACGATGTCGCACGCAAGGTTTCGGTTCGCGCCATCGATCGCATCGAAGAGGCCATCGAAATCACGGAAAGGCGTGCCGACACGGTCGACGCCACGGTCGCACGACTCATGGGGCGCAAGGAAGCACCGCCTGCCCCACTGCGTCGCCCGTCTGCCGGTCGTCGAGCATTTGACATTCTCTGGCGCAATGTCAAGATGAAGAAATGGTTTACCACGACAAGCACCCTCGCCGCAGAGATCCTAGAGTGCGCAGGTCCGACGCCTAAAGACAAACATGTGGCCTCGATGCGGCTTATCGCACTAAAAGACGGCAAAGACGGCGTCCTCGGGGAGGCCGCGAAACCCATCATCTCACACAATCGACGTGCCGACGCTGTGCGGGCGGCGGACAAGCAGGCTGCCGAACAACTGGTGCCCTATGCGCAAGATCAGCCTAAAGACCATTCCGTCCCAGGCACCGACCCAGCGCTCGACGATATCCGGCGCGCCATCGACCAGCGGATTCAGCGAGCCCTACGGGGCGCGTATCGGGGCGATCTGGATGCGTACCGATACCAGCAACACAATTCACGAGAGGAAGCGCTTTCCATCTTTGTCGGCGCCGATACGCCCACGGCGATCCTGCGCGAGATGGAGGCCAAAGGCTACAAGGTCGAGCGCTCGCATTCACGAGTTGTCCCCGGCTTTGACATTGTTATTCCACCCCCATGTACATAAAAAATGGAATTTATCGTCGATCCAGACAAGGCCGCGTTGGGGATCACTAGGCGGCCTCTATCACGCCTGACGGGTATGCAAAAACAAAAAAAAATAGGAATGGGCGACGACAGAAAGACAAGTCAAAGTTGAAACTTTTGTTTTTCTTGCCTGTTTTCATTGAGGCCGGTTTTGCTCAAGACTATCGGCATAAGCGCCGTCGCCGCGGAGGAGGCACGAAAGGAGAGCCGCAGCGCATAATGCGCGACCGGTGCCTCGTAGAGGCGTGCATTTGCGCATCGTCTGTCGCTCCGGCCAAGGTCGCGCCTCCACCAGACAAAGCCAAAGAAGATGCCCGCGCTGCCCGAACCCGAAATCGATGCCGAGATGCAGAGGATCATGGCCGCCTTTGCGTTGCCGTACCACCTTGTCGGTGCCGACGCCCAGGTGCGCGCGCTTCGCGGGCTCATCGGGTGGCTGGCCAGCCTGCCCGTCGGCCTCCCCGTCAATCCCGTCTACATCCCAACTTTTCAGCGGATCGCGGCCCCCCTAGAGGCCATGTACGACCCGGCCCTTTTGGCGCGCGTCAAGGCGCTCTACATGCCCTTTTGGAGAGCGTTGGCGAGCATCCTCGTCCAGGCGCCCGACGTGCGCATCGGCCTCGACTGGCCGCCCACGCCCGCCAGTCTCTATGATTTCGCGACGCGCTACCTCCAAGATCGGGGTCTCCTCGCTCCTACGGCGTCACGACGCCGCGACGTCGGGGCGGATCTTGATTATGCCGACTTGCTGGCGCTGGCAGGTCTCAATCGACTTGAGCAAGTCATATGGGACATACGCACCAGGCGCGAGGCGCCCGTGTATGGGCCCGTGGCGCGAACAAGCGCCCAGCGTCAGGGCCTGTGCGACCCGGAATCCCCACAGCCGCCCTACTTTATGGTCGTGGCCCTGGGGCGCGGTGGCGGTGGCCGCGCCCTCGCCTTTTTCACGAGCACGGACCCGGACACGCGCGATCTGGTAGAACTCGCTCGACTCGGCACGGCGCCAGACGGATCGCTTGCCGTCAACGCCAACCCGATCAACGCAGACCTCTACCCTCGGGCGCTCAACGACGATCCAGCGCTGGCGAAAGCGATGGTCGAGGCGGCCGTGCAGGCCGTGCGCGACGGCCGTACGTGGCGCATGGGGCTGCGCCGCATGACCACGTTCGAGTTGCCCGACGAGGTCGCTGCATCGCTGCTTCAGGCGCGTCTGCCGCCACCCTACTATGGCATCTACTTTGACGAGTGCGATGCGGCGCCCCTGGTCTCGGCCGCGCAAGGCCAACTCGGACGCGGCGCCGCGGAAGCGTTCTACCCGCCGCGCACGCTCATGCAGGCGAGCGCCGCGCGCGTGGCCGCAGACGAATCTTATGGTGTGGACGTGTTGGAGAGCGGCTTGTTGCCCGAGGAACTCGAAGAGACGCTCGCCTCTTATGCGCTCCTGCGCGCCTGCGCCTCGGAGGAGCCGCCCGGCATCGAGAGGCTGGCGCCCGCGGCAGCCCTGATCGGCATCAACCCGAACGATCCCATCTACAAGTCGTCGCCGACCGCCTTTTGCGGCGACGTGTGGACCGCGATCGACGACCGGATCCGGCCGAGCGCGTCGATCCACTCTGATGAGGCGATGGCCATCGATGAGGGGTTGCAAGGGTCGACCGCCGAACCGCTGCGATCACGGCAGAGACTGTTTTAGCATCTAATGGCCACTGAGCGCAGCGCCCCATGGTGACCGCCAATCTATGGGTCCGATGCTTCTTTGATCAAACCTCTTTTTTTGCACAATACATGGTTTCCCTTTGAAGCAAAAAATTGCGCGCGTCCTCCTTCCTTTTTTTGTTGGGTGCGTGCTGCCTGCTGGCCACCAGAGACGCGCAGACGGTGCGTGGTCTGCTCACATGGGGACGGTGAGGTTTCCGCCTCCATAGGAGTAAAACTGGTTGACCACGACAATTTCCCATTCATCCAACCCTGTTGCCATGCAGGACAGCATACCGACACACAAGAGCAACAGGTGTGGGTGGTACTCGCAAGAGCGGGCGGCCGTTGGAGGCGTCGCCCTCTATTCGACCCCGGACGGGGGCCAGGTCGCTGTCACTGCAATGGCAGACTGCAGTCTGTTGGATGATCCGGAGCGCTCTCAGTGGCTGGGAGAGTACCGAGGCCCGGTGGTCAAATGGCTGCGCACTATCGACGCCCCGGCCATGCTCAGTGGATCTGCGCGCGCGGGACCCGGCGTGCCCATGCAACGGGGGTCATCCACAGCGTACACCACAGCGGGCGCCCTCGTGCCGGGTGCCAGCCAACCGTATGGCCGAGAACCCGCAAACACATTTGCGTCGGCTCTGTCGCAGGCTGGTGGCATCTATGGCGCGGGTACGCCCGCACGCCCCGAGGAAAGGGCCTCACCTGTTCGACTGTCTGGTGGCGCCATCAGCCTGCGACGGCGCACCAGCCGTCTGACGACGCCTCAACGTCCACCCCACCGCATGTGACCACGCGGCGTCTGTTTGGGCCACTAGCGCGAGCGAGCGCGCGGCGCCTGATCTTTGTGGCAGCGGCTCGCAGTCGCCGCATTATCGCATCATCGTCTCCAGGTCGTTCGGAGGAGCCGTTCGCGTGGTCATGACGCGCGACGGTGTCGCCATTGCCTATCCCAGTCCACCGCTCGCTTTGATAGCACACGTGGCCTTGCTGCCCAAGGCCCTGAGAGTGAGGCACGGCACAAGTCGACTTAAAGACCTCGGGCCGCTCAACGAGATCATGCAGGCTGCCGGCGATGCTGTGCTTCGCGGACAGCCGTGGCGTATGGGCTTGCGGCCTGTGGCGGCGTCCGACGTGCCCGAAGTGGCGCCGGCGCCTGTACCCGGCAGGCCACCGGTGCGGCGCTATTACGCGCTGGACTTTGACGAGTGTGACGCGGCGCTTCTCTTGTCCCTGGCGCGAAATCACATGGAGCGCGGTGCCGAGAGTGCGCTGTACCCACCACGCACACTGGTCCAGGCGAGCGCCGCCCGTGCAACAGAGCGCGCCCCGTACGGGGCCGACATCATGTCCAGTAGCACCCTGCCGGCCGACCTCAAGGAGATCGTCGCTCCCTATGTCCTGTACAGGGCATGCGCCGCCGCCGATCAGCCGCCTGATGTGCAGAGGCTAGCAAGCGCAACGGCCTACGCGGGCTTGGATACCGACGATCCCGTTTATAGATTGTCGCCCATCGCCTTTTGTGCCGATGCGTGGACTGCTATCGACCATCGGCCCCGACAGCGCGCGCCGTCGGAGCGCGACACCCTGCCTCGCCGCGATTCACAAGAAGCAACGAGCGAACCACCTCGGTCGTGACAGAGGCTGCTTTAGTGGGACACTCGAAAGCGGCACCGGCCAACACATTGCGCTTGCCGTCCGAGTGCTGCAACCCAACAACACCTTTTTTTTAGGCAAAAAAAGAAGGGATCCTGCCATGGCCGGCGCCCGGCAAGCACCCCGTTTTTCGGGCTCTGGGCGAGTTGACGGCAATTTTTTTCTCCTCAAAACGGTAGAATTTCTTTTGCGCGGCAAGTTTTGTGGGGCGGGCGGCATCGGCCCATGGGCGTCTGCCGCCGCGCGACACTATTCCCGCCGCCGTCGTGTAAAGAGGACCTCAAAGACGCCGCGCGATCCGACAGTGGACGATGCAAGACAGTTTCCTGAAAGCGGCGGCCTGTGCGGGTGGTTCTCTGAGGAGAGTGCCGAGCGCTGGGGCTCGTTGATCTACTCGACGCCCAACGGCGGCGCCGTCGAAGTCACGGCCGTGGGCCAGTGCGGCGACCGACCGCCTCCGGGCGAGTTTCGCGGTCCCGTGGTCATGTTTCTGAGGCAGGGCCGCGAGGGCACCTCATCGCAGCAACTTGTGTTGCCCGGCCAGTCGTTTAGTGGACAACGTGACAACTATGTACCGCAGTCATTGGTGGGCAGCGCCGGTCCGCCGGTGCCGTCCTTGGATCTCGTGCCTGGCGCGCAAGGCCTCCGAGTGGCCGAGGCAGAGCGCAGGCTGGAAGAGGTCGAGCGATCGCTGGCCGACGCCCAGCGGGCGCTACAAAACAAGATCAGGGACGCCGAGGTCAAACGGCAACTTCTCCAGCACCTAAGGGATCCTCCACCGCCGATCGGTACGTTCCAATGGAATGACACGACACCGTCGACCGGTGCATCCCAATGGCGCAACCGAACATTGTCGACCGCACCGCGTCGCGGAATGACACCCTTTTCATTGGATACCGCCCTCGAAAAGGCGCAGAGCGAAGAACTCGCCGACGCACAGGGCAAGATCGCCCGCGCGCAGCGCGAGATCGCCGAAGGCACGGCACAATTGAATGCCGTCACGCAATCGATCGAGGCAGGCAGAGCGGCCGATTTGGTCGGCGATGCACGCGCGGCAGAGTTTGCCGATCGTGTGTTGGAGCGACTCAGAAGTCCTTCCAACTACCGAATCTCTGATGGACCCGTCGGGCCACCGCTTTTCACCACGAATCTCAACCGCGAGGTCTACAACACCGCGTGGCCATCGGCAGGAACGGCCGCCAGCGACGTGTTCGATCGGTACAACGCTGCGCTGAACGAGTTATTAGCAGCCCAGGATGCTGGGCAGGTTGCCGATCCATCCTCCCCCGATGCACAGGCCACCAATTACATAAGGTGGCTCGACAACTCCGCGGGCGCCGAGGATGCCAACCCATTCTCCTTCATGACACCGTCCGGCTGGGCATCGCCCTTTTCCCGCCCTGCGGCATAGTAAAAAAAGAGACATCGCGCTGTTGCTTTTCTTTTGTCGGCTGCCAATGGCCACGCGACATCGTGCCCATGTGTCCAAAAGAAAGAGCGCCTCTTCATGGTTTGCCTTGGTGCGAGCACTTGGGCAACAACATGCAAACACACGCCTTTTCTCTCGGCCGAGATTCGACCTCCATAATAAAAAAAGAAAGAGATAAACAAATTGGGGTGCGGAAAGTGCAACGGCTTGCATGTGAAAAGGGGCATATATCGAGGTGCAAAAAAAGAGGGAAAATCACAAAAAAGGCACAATGATCGGCGATCAGGCAGACTTTTCGAGATGGCCATCGGCAGGGCGGGTCATCTTGTGCTCCTGGATGAGGTCCTTGTACCATAGGGCCGACGCCTTGAGGGTGCGCGTCCTGTCGGGCGAGTCAAAGTCGACGTGCACGATGCCAAAGCGCGGGCCATAGCCAAAGTTCCACTCGAGATTGTCGAGCAGCGACCACACAAACCAGCCGCGCACGGGCACACCTGCGTCAATGGCGTCGGCCACCTGTTCGAGGTGGGCGCGCATATAGTCGATGCGCGGCTGGTCGGCAATGGCCGCGTCCGTGCCGGGTCCAGTTGTCTCGACTGAATCAGCATAGCCATTCTCGGTGATCCAGAGGTCGACGCCGGGAAAGGTGTCGGCGGCGAGGCGCAGCAACTTGCCGAGACCACTGGGCACGATCGACCAGCCGAGGGCGTTGACGGCGAGGCCCTTGTCGGCAGACGGCGGCACCTCGACAAAGCCGTCGCGGGTGCCGGGTGCCGCCGCGACAAACTTGGTCGTGTAATAGTTGAGGCCGATAAAGTCGGCCGAGCCCTTGAGGAGCATCGTCTCAGCGTCGGTAAAGGCCAACGGCCCATTGTCGGGTCCTGCAGAGGACAACAGATCGCGCATACAGTCGGGATAGCGGCCCGAGCGGAGCGGCTCGGCAAACCACCCAAAGCGCCGTTGGACGCACAGGGCCGCGGCCGCGCAATCTGCCTCGGACGTGGGATCGACCGGCTCGCGCCAGGCACAGTTGAGCACAATGCCGATGGCGCCGCGCTCATCCGGCCGACCATTGGCTTCGGCCCATACCTTGTCAAAGCCCTCGTGAAATATCACCGCTGCCTTACCGTGCGCCTTCAAGAGGTTGTGGGCGGCGACGTGTTCCTGGCCGCGGATGCCCGGCGGACTGCCGGCGACGCCATAGCCGTGGTGGGCGACGACATAGGGCTCGTTGAGGGTCGTCCAGCGGCGTGCCAAATGGCCGAGGTGTTGAAAGCACGCACGTGCATACTCGGCAAAGGCGGTCGCCGTTATGGGCGACAGCCAGCCGCCGACAGCGTCCTGCAGCGACTGCGGGAGGTCCCAGTGGTAGAGCGTCGGCATGGGCTCGACACCGTCGGCGACAAGCCGCTCCATGAGTTCTCGATAAAAGGTCATGCCCTTGGGATCGACGGTGACGCGTACGCTGCCGTCGGCCTCGTTGATCTCGTGTGACTTGATGACCCTGGTCCATGCGATCGAAAAGCGGTACGAATCGAGGCCGATGGAGTCGATGATATCGCAATCTTCTGGGCACTTGGTATAATGTTTGCATGCGTCGTCGCCCGTGACGATACGGCCTTGTGGGTCCTTGACCTTTTCCAGGTCGCACCAATGCTCCCATACGTGGTTGCGGCTCCTATCGATGCCGGCCGTCGGGTCGTCGGATTTCGCGGTTCGTCCGCCCTCGATCTGGTAGGCCGACGTGCCGCTGCCAAAGACAAAGGCGGGCGGAAGGCGCGCCGCAAGTTCTTGGATCGACAATCCAGAGACTGTCGACCCATCAGGTCCTAAAGTTGATGCCTTTGTGTGGCCGAGGGCTTGGCCGACGGGCGTCGCCAAAGGAGTTGATGATGTGTCTCTTTGTTCAGTCTGCATAGTGTTGCAATGAATACATTGTAAAATGCGTGCACAACCATTTTTATGAATCCGGTGCCCGCACAGGATAGGTCTCTGGTCTTTTCACCAAAAATGGCAATTAAACTTGTCCAATCGAAAAAAGGTGGGCGGCACGCGATGCGGCAAGAACCACCGGCCGCCGTCACCGCACGCCGCGCAGACAACGACTCAAACCCACATGGTATATTGGCCCTTGACGACATGAAAAAGTCTGGTCCTTTTGACAACTTTTCCATTAAAAAAATCAGGGACGACCAAGCACGGGCGCATGACGACCACATTGTTTGATCTTCCCGACGAGATCCTTGTTGGCATCATCGCGCTCACTCGACCGAGCACTCGCCGCGCCGCCCAACTGGCGACCGTGTGCTCACGCTTTCAACAGATTGCCATGGACGACGGCGTGTGGAAGGGGGTTTTCAGGCGCGCGGCCTTTGCCGCCCATGGGTTTGAGTTGACGAGGCCCGAGGCGCGCAATGCCGCCGGCCATCTACTATCGTGGCGTAAACTAGCGCGGCGCCTCGCCCAAACCAAGGTCGACGTGCGCATTCTGGCCTTTCCACAGTGCAGGTATAATTCGACTGTGTCGGTGTACCGCGATGACGGCGTATCAACGTATGCCCTCTGCGCTGCTAGGACGTCCACGAGACTCGCTAGCCTGATCTTGGGCAACTATATGCATCCCCCGCCCTATTTTACAGTATGGCAGGCCAATGTCACAAACTCTGACGCCGTCGCCGACGTCCCACTGGATACCCAGTCTCGGCTTGTCGAGGCGCGGCTCCTGTGCGTGTTGCACACCCACGGGTCGCGCGTGGCAGACGCGCACGCAGCGTCGCCTGGTGGTGGGCAGACTGGAGCACGGCCTGCGCGCACGAGCGCCCGAGGCTCTCGATCACTTGCATGTTTGCCCGCACCAAAAGCCAAGGGTACAGTCCCATCGACTACCCCGACTCACACAACCACAACATACGCGGCAGATGACTTTTTTGTATATGGCCTCGCGCACGTCTGTGACCTAAAAAAATCCTCACGCGCAGTGAAAGAGCGGCACAATAAAAATATGGAAAAGGCTCTCGTGAATGGCAGTGACAGCCAGACATCACGATTCAAAAAAAAGGGTTGCAGACAACTTGCGCAAACTGCCGGTCTGGGGTTTGGTCGCACGGGCACTTTTTTGTGCCTGCAGGATGTTATTCCAAAATATCTGCGCAAAAGTTTTTGCATAGGACAAAAAACAAGGCGGTGGTCTATTTTTTACAATGCCAGGCTACACAATGGAAAGAGATAAGAGGGGGAAAAAAGACACCAACATTGGGATGAGGTTGCCGTCAACGGTAATAGGTGGCGGTGGTGCGCTGCGAGCCGAGGATGGCACTGACGATAACCGGCACAAAAAGAGCGCGCCGACAAAGAGCATCGTCTGTTGCCTCGGCGTCAGCGCGAATCCACCGCGGGCCGCTAAACACGGTTGCGTCAGTGACGTCGGCGGGAGGACCTCGGCGAGAAGCGTATTGAGGTGTTTGTAGCGGCGCTCGGCCCATATCTTGGTCTTTTCGTCCACTCGCCTAACCGTGGCATCGAGGATAAACTTGGCGAGGCGATCCATCTCGGCGTGTGCATGAGCCAGGTCGTCCTCGGTCGGGTGCCAGGTGCCGTCGGCCGACCGCCGGTAGACACGCGCGTCGAGTTCAGCGTAGCGCTCAAAGGCCCTCTGGGCCTTGTCGTGGTCGACGGTGGGGATAAAAGCCAAGAGGTGCTGCATCTCGGCACGGGCGCGCGCATACTCGCTGTCACAAAGGCGCGGCTCGGCGTCGGGACGCATCAGTGGCAAAGTCGATGGTGATGACGCACTATGGCCTGTAGCAGTGCGACTGCACGAAGTCATGCCGAGGTAGGCCATGACGCGCCCAATTCTGGACAGGGTGTCGGCGTCGATGTAGGCGGGACCGTAGTGGAAAAAGTTGAGCATGAGCATAAAGTCTTTGGGATCGCAGTTGATAAAGATCGGGTGGACGTCGGGTCCGTGGACGCGCTGCTCCTCAATGTCGCGCGCCAGTGCCGCACTGCAGCCGTGGAGGAGGGTGCTGGCGTCGGTCCGTATGCACTTGCCCCTCACGTCGAGGGTGACAACATAGTCTGCGCCTCGGGTCTCGCTCGAATGTTTCGGGCCTTGGTCGTCGTTGGTGATGGGCGTCTCTGATTCCGTGTCCATGTTGTCGTCGTCGTTGCCAATGTCGCCGTAGCGAGGACGTTGGGGGACCAAAAGTTGCTTGTACATGTTGTTGTTGTTGCCGGCGTTGGTACGGGTCTATTCGCTTGGTGTGTTGTTGTGTAATCTGTGCGCACCATGCAATTTTTATAGGCACCCCTGCGCTCTCTGGATTGGCCCGGATAGGCCTGGCGTCGGCCATTCCAAACCCGCTGCCGACATTGTTGGGATTTCCAAGTAAAACCTCGAATTTTGCTTGTTGCCGTCGTGCCGCGACACATGTTTGCATCCTGCAGCCCAGTCTCTTTTTTTTGTAAACCTCTGGGACTGAGCAGGCCAGCCGCGGGAGGTGTCGGCAGTACATAAAACCCGACACTCTTGGATAAGCGCGCACGACCGCAGAGCGAAAGAAGATGAGGCGCGGTTGGTTCTCAGAGGACATTGCTCGGCAGTCGGGTTCGGGTCTCTTTTCAACGCCGAGTGGCGCATGGGTGGCGGTCACCAGTATCACCGACGATGACAGCAACAACAATGAGCAGGACGATGCTCTCCATTTTGCCAACCGGGGTTTCTACGTAGGACCTGTGGTTGATCATATCGCCAACGTCCCGCCGCTGCCCCGACCTGCCGCGCGCGATTTCTACGGGGCCATGATATGGCCGCGTCCCAGGAATGATGTCCTCCACATGAACGGGCGCCACCAGCGTGTTCAATTTTGGCACACTGCTGGTCCCACCAACTCAACATATGCTGGCGGTCCAGTCCGCCCTTTGCCACGCGGGGGCATATCTTTTGAAGACGACGAATAAGGCGCACAAGAGGCGATAAAAAAATAAAAAAATGAAAAGTTTATCTTGCTGTGCGATTCTACGCCACAATCTGCCGAGGCCCTGGAGTAGGCGCGACTGCACCTTACGGTATACCGCTTTGTCTTTTTGTGGATTGCATGGCACAGAACTGTTGTCGACAACAATCCAAATCGCCCAATTCCGCAAAGTCTTTTGATTTTTCTTGGCCAGTAATATTGGCCTTTTGAATTTCTTTTTTGTTTTGTGAATTGATCACACAAGGCAAAGGGATATACGCGCGCGCACATCGGACCAAGCGCGACACGGTGCCCCGTGGAATGGGTTACATGTGCGCCGTGGTGCAAATGTCATCGGGCACGTCCCACGCCCAGTGGCCCTCGATAATGCGCCCGTCGGGCATAGTGCGTCGGCCCATGCCGTCGGGCTGGCCCAGGTACCATTTGCCCTCGTGCACGGTGCCGTCTGGTGTCGTGCGCATGCCATAGCCGTGAAGGACGCACTTGTCGCCGATCGATGCCAATTGTCCTCGCAACAGAGTACCGTCGTCCGAGTCGTACCGACCAACGCGCAGCCATTCGTCGCTTGCAAAAGAGTGTGGCGTGATGGCTGTGTCGCATAGGGTATCAAACTCGGCCTGGCCGCCATAGGCGTCGGAGATCCCTGCTCGATACGCGGTCCACCGCGCATGGTCATCGCACAAGTCGCCAGTCTTGGCTTTCGTCTCTTTTTCTTTTTCAGTGTCGGTGGCAGACTGCCCCGGTGATGTTGGTTTGGGGTGTGTCCGGTACGGGTTCTCACAAAGTGGGGCCGCAGGGCGGTCGCGAGGGATTTCGGCCGCGTAGAAACGGACGACGATAGCGACCGCCAGTAGCGCGCCGACTGCGGGGCCGAGGGAGAGCGCATGCGAGAGCATCGCACTGCATGCGACGATGCCCGCGGCAACCACCGAGTGGCAGACGATACCACGGACCGATCTCGCATCGCTGTCGTCGTCGCCGTCTTCGCTGTCGAGGTGGTCCTGCCGGCGTCCCATTGCGCAATCGAATTTTGCGTCCATGCCGACAAAGATGTTTAGAAAAAAAAGACAGTGTGGGTTGGCACAAAAAAAGTTGGTTGTGGTGAAAAAGAGGCTTGCTCTGTTGTATCTCGGCGCACAGACAAATCGCGCAGGACTTGTGTCGACATCAATTTTTAGGATTGGTTGGCACTCATTTGTTTTTTGCAAGGGAAAAAAAGGGCAAACCCCAACCCACGCCCAAGGATGGGGTGTGGATGTCGCCGCCACAATTGTTCTTGCCCCTGCTGACCACGCACACGTCGACATAGGATGGATACAATGGACTCTACAGACAAAAGCAACAACGCACCGACGCAAATGCCTCATCGAGGCAACGACTTGCTCCTACACACGCCTGGCCTGGGCGCCGTGGTGCTGGCCTCGTCGTGGAACCAGCGCAGCCCGGTGCACCCTAAGCGGACCCATTACGAGTATGGCCGCGGCGCCGGTCCCAACCAGGATGCTCTGGCGTCGGCGCTACGCACCATCTACCCCAAAGCCGAGTCGATCGGCCTATTTTGCTCGGGCACGGCCGCCGTTGCCTGTGTGATCAATAGCGCACTTGCAGGCGCGCCCGGTGACGTGGTCGTGCTCGTCCACAAAGAGACCTATGGCGGCACTGACCGACTGTTGGACCATCTTGCATCGACGCGCGCAGGCTTTTCCTATGTCGTGGCCGACCTCAACAATGCCGAATGGGTCGAGCAAGAGATTGCCGCCATCGCAGCACGACGAGGGTCGCTCCGGCTCATCTATGCTGAATCGTGTTCTAACCCGTCGGGCTTTGTCGTGGACATTGCACGCCTGGCGGCCGTGCGCGATCGGCTGTGCCCTTGGGTGCCCATTGCCATTGACAACTCGTGGCTGTCGATTCTCTACGACCCCATGGCCCACGGTGCCGACGTGGTCATCGAGAGCCTCACCAAACATGTCGGCGGCGGCCATCTCGTCGCCGGCATGGCGGCATTTGCGCCGACGTCGCTGGGCAAGAACATGCACCAACGTACCATGGACCATGCCGAGGCGACCGGCCAACACATGGCGCCCTTTGACGCCTGGCTCGCCGAAACCAACATCAACACGTTGGCGTACCGCGTACAGACGGCGTCGCGATGCTGCCTAGAGGTGGCGCGCTTTCTCCAAGCGCACCCGCGCGTCGGCCGTGTCATCCATCCGGGTCTCGACTCGCACCCCAACGCTGCCATCGCCCGGCGCGTCCTTGCTGTCAATGGCGATGGGACACTCGCTGGACCCGCCGTCCTGACTTTTCACGTGGCCCTCGACGTGGAGGCGACCACGCGCATGATCGACTCGAGTCCCGTCATCCATTATGCGTCGAGTTACGGCAAGTCCGTGCCTCTTTTTGACCCGCACGTTGCCGAAGGGTCGGCCAGCCATTATGACGCTCGACCACAAGACAATGATCGCGGTGGCTCATGGATACGCCTGGCGATGGGCCACGCAGTCGATGCCAGGACCGTCTCGGCCGAGTTGGACAGGCTCCTCCACCTACACGTGCCTGCCCCAACCATCACCGAGAATTGAGTCTGTCTTTTTTTTGGCCATGAACATGTAGCCAGGTTTACGCCTCGTTGATGCACTCTACTTGCGCCATGTCACATTGCACACAAACCTGGATTTGAGGCGAGACAATCGGGCGCTTTGCAAGCCAAACAAATAGACGCTCATTTGTGCAAATGTGTGCGAGCCGATGGCGCTGCGCCTCTTGTCTGATGTGGCGCAGAAACACCAGGACCCGCAAGTCATCGTCCAAGTGGCGGATGCAAATGGCGACCCAGAATTGCACTGGCAAGGTCGAGGATTGACATCTGTAGTTTACACCGCAAGGCCCTGCCCACGCCAAGGGGACGCATACGATCGCGAAAAAGGATTTATTTACAGTTCTAGAGAGAGGAAAAAAAGACGGGGCAGGATCGAGTCTTGCGACAAAGACAGGGGCACCGGCACGCGCTAGCGCCAGTGTCACCAACGACGGGTAAACATTTCAGCGAGGACAAGGACGGCAATGATGCCGGGAACGGCGAGGGCGCTGCCGACGATGAGCAGAGAGGGTTGGACTGGGCCTGGGTCCGCCGCAAGGGAGCGGCCCTTGTCAGACCGACAGCCAGACGATGGTGCGCCGCGCAACGGCGCAGCCTTGGCGAGCATGCCATCGAGGTGCCTGTAGCGCCGCTCGGCCCACATTCTCGCCTCATCATCGGCGGGCGTGCCGCAAACCGCGGCATCGAGGATAAACGCGCGCAGGTTGCCCGATTCGTCGTTGATGTAGGCATGACCGTCGTCGGTCAGATGCCAGGTCCCGTCGGCCGATCGGGGATGGACGAGGCCGTCGAGGTGTTCATGGCGGGCCGCGGCCTGTTGGGCCTCGCTGCGGTCGGCGCCAAGGATGGCCGGCAAGAGTTGTCGCATTTCCGCATGTATTCTCACGCGCTCGCCATCACAGAGATGCGATCCGCCGGTCGGTCGTATCGATGGCGCTAGAGTGTTGGCCGCGCCAGAAGATGAGCCGCCGGCAAGAGGCGCCAGGCCAATGTGGGCCATAATGTATGACAGCCTGGCGAGCGCACTAGAGTCTGCATAGTCGAGACCATAGTGCAAAATGTCGAGTATACTCATAAAGTCCTTGGGGTCGCAATCGGCAAAGATCGGCTCGGCATCTTGGCCCTGGGCCAGGTGAGCGTGAATGTCATCCGCCAGCGCGGCGCTGCACCCATGGCCGACAAGCGTGTGCGCAGTGGTGCGTATGGTCGTGCCGCGGACGTCAAAGACAACGGTAGACTCGTGTCGTGACTCGTGTGTCTGCCCATCAGACGCCACGGCAATGGCGTCTTGGACCTGTTGGCAGAGTAGGGCCTGTTGGTGCATGTTGGTGATGTTTCTTGAGGGTCAGCAGTGTATCTTGGACCGACTGGTGAGCAGTAGGGTTTTTTATGCGTCTAGGGGCTCGTCGCTCATTTGCTCGCCGGCGGCAACCGCACGACCAATGCGCTTTGGGGCGTCGACAATTCTCGGATTTTCAAGGCACAACGTAATCCTTTTTTATTGTTTTTACTACCGTGGAAAAATGCAGCCTTCAAGGTGGACCGTGGGCCAGCATGGGCTGCAACAGGTGCACGTGTCGTCGATAAAAAGAAACATTGGGAAAAAAAAGAGCCATGGCCAATCGTCGCACATGCGGGGGCTGCGGAGATGGGCCTCGACAAAAAACACAATGGCGACGACACGCCACTGACAAAAGGGCAGAGGTCGCTCTGGTTTTTTTAGAGATCGCCGCTTGGCCTGTCTGACAAACAAGATACAACACAAAAACATATCCACGGTGCTTGGTGGACGCTAGCCGCATCCTTTTGGTCCAGCCCTTGTGTGCGCCAACTCGACCCCACAAATAAAAAAATGGGAAACATAATGTCTGCCGAGTCGGGCAGATCAATCGACGCCCTACCCGATGAACTTTTGGCTCTGGTCTTTGCCTTTGTGTCGTGTATTGAAAGGCAGCGCACCCTGTCGCTCGTCTGCTCTCGCTGGCGACACATTGCCCTCGACGACAGGTGGTCGGTGTGCGCGTGCAGAGCGTCTGTCCCGTCACCCGGCCTTTGCGCCGTCGAGGCCGCCTGCAGGGCAATCGCGGCCGACCACATCATGTGTCTCTATTGGATCTACGAACGTGGCTACGTGATCAACCCCCTCAAGGTCGTGCCAGCGTGTGACACCTACCCCCACCATGTCGCATGCGTCGACTACTTTCGGCAGAGGGCAATGCGCGACTATGCCCTGCTTGGACCTCGCAAAGTGCCCACCGTATGGGACCGCGCACATCCGGTCATCGCGGACGCGTGCGACGTCTTCTGGTCTCTTTGGGTCGCAATCGATGATAGCGGTCCATGGATGGATACTAGTATATAAACCCCCCTATTGCATTGTTTATTGCCCTCGTGCATTTTTTACCCTTTTTTTTGTGGGTTTGGCTGTCGTCGCCTGTACCGACACGCACAAAAGAGGCTGTGCATAAATTCCATGAGGCGACCCGATTTGTGCCGACACAGCGCGCCCAGGCCAGAGGCTTTGACCCAACCGCCAAGAGCGTGACCGACCCCCGATCAACTCTATTTTATTGCAAGTGCCGTGACCGCCTCGTACGCCGTGCGCGTGCGGCACGTCACCGCAGCCGTTTTTGGGTGAAAAGATATAAAACCATTGGGGCACACAGGCAATGCCGTTGGTGCTTGGGTGCGGCTGCACATAGATCTTGCGACGCGGCGAGGTCCATGCATGAACTGGTGATCTCTTTTTTTTTCTCCAGAGGGGTTGAGCGATTTGGGCTGCGCCTGGTTGGTCGAAATCCGCACATCTCCTTTCGGGTGCCCGCATCTACACAAACCGCTGCGGTGCATTCTCGCAGACTCGGCGCCTGATTGTGCCTTTTCAACAACCAAAAAGACAACGAGATGGAGGGCACGACAACGACGACTGCCGACACAGATTGTTTCATTGACGTCCTCCCCGACGAATTGTTGTTGATCGTCTTTTCCTTTGTGCCGTGTGTCGAGAGGCGACGCGCGCTGTCGCTCGTCTGCTCGCGCTGGCACGGGATCGCTCTCGATGCGCCATCGACAACGCTGTGTGCCCACAAACACCGATACTTTCCCAAAATGAATGCCTATGACGCCGCTCGCGGAGCGCTCCAGGCCGGCCATCTCCTCTGCCTGCAGTGGGCATACCAGCGACGCTACGTCAGGCCCGACAGGGGCTTTTTCAGGGGCGCCGAACGCTCGTCGCCTTCTAGGGACGCATGCTTTCGCTACATCGCCCAAAGGCGTCTAGAGTATGAGCGCCCACCGACCGAGGACGAGATTGCGTCCTACACCAGGCGCACTGACCCACCGTCCATGTGGAATCGCCTGTGCTCGACCATTGAAAGCACAGGGCGTGCCATCTACCAGACCCTGGATACGGTCACCGTCGACCAGTGGTCGTAGATGGATGGTGCCCTCTAGTGCGCGTAGACGCACACAGACACGCACATGCATACAAAAGGCTTGGCCTCTTTTTTGCCTGCGATAATGCATCTCAAATCGTCATCTTTTTCTTTACAGATTGCGGACAGTGTTTTTTCTTTTTCTTTTTTTTTCTCGTGCTCTGTGTCGTCTCTGCAATGGCGGTGGCGAACAATCTGCCACCGCCCTTTGTGTCGACGCCCAAAAAGTACGGCGAGCACAAGTTATTGAAGGCCTATGACTGGGTGTCGATCCGCGGGCTATAGCCGCAGTGGTCGCCAACCGTCCAATCCTTTTTTCCGCTGCCCACTGCCAGACATTAAAAAACACGCAAGATGCCCCGTACGTCTGTCCTTTTTGCACTTGACAATCATGCAAACTGCCAGCAGTACGAAAAACCATGACGATGACAGCGGCATCGGCGACGACACTGGCATTGACATCGACACATTGCCCAACGAACTTTTAGGTCTCATCTTTTCATTTTTGCCTTGCGTGCGTCGCCGGGTGGCGGCCATGGTCTCGGTGCGATGGTCTGCGGTCGCCATGCCGCGCAATACGGCGGCGGGACCTCTCTGTTGTTGCCCTGTGCGGTACTACTCGACCACCATCTGCGTGATCAAGGCTGCTGCTTCAGAGGGACACGTCGTGTGTCTCTCGTACATGCTCAGTCGCCACGGACGTTATGATGGCGTATACGGGCACAAGCGCAAGGCGGCACGCGCTGCGGCCCGTCGCGGTCGGCTGGCGTGCCTAGACTATATGGCCGCACAGAGGGGTGGCATCGATGCCAGTGCCCTTGACGCCGCGGCCAAGGCGGGCAACGCCGATGCCATCCGCTATCTGTGCGAGAGGGCCGGCCAGGTGGCCCACTGGGGCCATCTCTCGCGGGCCATTGCATCGGGTTCGGTCGACGCTGTGGACTATCTCTACGCTCGCTCCCCTGATATGTGGACCCATGAAGAATGGTTCGACGGCAAAGGCCGCGCCTACAAGGATATTTATGACCGATGCCGTGGACAGATGGACGCGTACGCCTGCGCCATTGCCGCGCGTCACGGACGCATCCGCGCACTTGCCCACCTTGTCAATGTTGGATGTCGACCCGATGCCAACGCGTGCATCGAGGCCGCGCGCGCGGGCCATCTCAATTGTCTCAAGTACGCCCGTGAACAGGGCGCGCCGTGGGACGAGCGGACATGCGCCGCAGCCGCCATCGGGCTCAAGGGAGACGCCGACCAAAACATAGAGGGCCGCCTAGAGTGCATCGTCTATGCGCGCGCCAACGGATGCCCTGCAAACAATACGCCGTGCTACATGGCGGCCGCGCGCGGCGACCTCGATGGCCTGCGTCAAGCACGCGAGGCCGGATGCCCGTGGGATGCGTGTGTCACAGTGGCTGCGGCAGGGGGAGGACACCGCGCGTGCCTCTACTATGCCCACCAACAGGGATGCGAGTGGAGCAAGCGGGTATGCGTGCTGGCAGCCGCTCGTGGCGCCCTCAAGATACTCACCTACGCCCACCGCCACGGTTGCCCCTATGATTTTGACGATCTCGTCAGAGCCGCCACCCGCGGCGGCCAGCGCTGGTGTTTGGACTATATTCAGAAATATATGCAATGACCCCCTCACCTGGCGCCTGAAACTGCCGCCCGACACATGACACGGCTTGGATTGCACAGAGCCGCCACGGGCTTGCGCCATTTTTTTGTTGAATCCGCCCCGTCGCTTAAAATCTTGTTTACGATGACCGGTTTGGATTGTATCATCATGTAGCGGTCTGCAATCGTCGGACGTCGCCCTTTATGACAACAACAAAAAAAAGAAATGAAAAAGCCTGCACGTTGTTGGGTCATCGTCTCTATTTGGAAAAAAAAAAGTGGCAGAGGGAAAGGGGCGACAGTGATCACATGCGGTGGGGACTCGCATAGAGTTGGCGGCGCATGTCCTTGAGGCCCGAGATCATGGCAGCGCCCTCTAACGAGGCATACTTTTCGGCGCGGCGTAGACTCTGGAACATGATGCGCACGCCGTCGTACGAATAGGGATGGTGCCCCCTGGTGATCGCGCTCTTGAGCGCAGCGTCGCGATGAGCGGCGAGGGTGTGAAAAGCGCCTATGGCGTCAGAGTCGTCGAGGTCGGGCAGACCGCCGATCGTCCGCGGCCTTTGTCTCGACGCCAGCCAGGGAAAGCGTGGCAGGCGTGAGCGGTAATTTGGATTTTCGTTGTTACACCAGTGCTCGCCTTCGTAGGAATCGGCGATGGGCCGCGCGCGCGCAAAGACAAGCAGCGGGAGGACGCCCCAGTCTCCCACGGGGTTGCCGACGTGCTCATGGGTGGCGTCCGCCAGGCCCTTCAACGCCACTTGCCAGTGAATGCGCTCATAGAGGTCGTCGGCTACGTGCGGCGCCGAGCCGGGCACGACCGCTATGGCAGTGTTGAGGTCATCGAGTCCGAGGAGGAAGTCAATGCCTTTGATCGTATAGAGCGACGACAGCATGACGCAAAGATGGGGTTGGCGCGGCCACCACGTGTGGACTGGAGGCGGTCCGAGGCGGCCGCAATCCCGGTCCTTGGTGTCGGCTGATGTAGGTCCCTCGTACGGTCTCTTGAGATGTGCAGCCAGGGAGGCAGCGAGCGCGTCAGTATGAACCTTTGTCTCCTCTTTCCAGGCGTCCTTGGATGCCTTGAAGCCGCGAAACACATAAACGACTGTGAAATCAAGCCCGCCCAGGTAGCCATGGGGCGTGTGGGCCTTTATGGATGCGCTGGCCGACGTGACTTCGCCATAGCCTGCTATGGCGGCAGTGCGGCGTAGTAGAGTAGTGGTCGCGTGTCTCTTCATCGCGTGGCGGTCCAAGTCGAGTTTTTTGTGTCGTCTGTAGTGATGGCAGTAGTGGTGACTCTTTTGGCGGGCGTCTCTGCTGCCGAGGCCTTTTTGGTGCGCGGGACAGTCAAGGCGAAATCACCGCTACAGTCGCCATTGGCTCTGAAAGGCAATAGATATTGCTGTGGCCTGTTCTAAAACAACGGCCAACGTATCAAAGTCGCCCATTCGCAATTTGGGTTCGGTTTGAGTTGCCACCGCGACCTTTGTATCTCGCCGGCCAGCATCGCCGTGAGCATGTCCGGTGGTGGTCAACGGCCCGTTCTTTCCGTTTTCAACCAACCCCAATTCTTAGATCATGTTTCCAAACCTCTATTTATAGGAAAATGGGAAGAATGGGCCGTCGGCACAGCATTGGCGCAGGTCAAACTTTTCCTTTTCTTTTTGGAGGCGCGCGTGGACGCTCAAGGGCGACCGTGGCAGCACCTCTGCGCTCATGTCCGAGTTTGAGCCTAAACAGCAAATGGACCTGCTCGGCCGCCCAGGTTTCTCCTGTGGCGGTTCGCGTGCCATTTTTTCCCCAAGACTGACTCGGCTCTTGTCCATGATCGAAAATTGTGCTCGACTGCCGTGGTCGGCGCCGAGTTGTTCGCGCGCCATGGGGCGACGCTTGCGAGTATCGAGCCCAACTTTTGTTCATAACAAGAAAAACGCGCTCGGCAAAAAAAAGCACAACGAGCGGCCGACCAAAAACAGTTCACTGGACCCATGGTATTTTTTGGGGGAGGGGCGGACGGCGAGCAGGTTTATGAGGGGGCGCCGTTGGCGACGGCCCAAAGGAGAAGATCGGTATGGTGCCGGCCGATCGCACAAGCGCGGACCTTTGCATCCCAGGGGCAACCGTTGGCGCGAAGCCACTTGAGCACGTCGAGATGACCACCCGAGGCGGCAGACGCACAAGCGTCTTCATCCCAACGGCAGCCGTTGCGCGAGCCACTGGAGGACCTCCAGGTGACCGCCCCCGGCGGCATAAGCGCATGTGGTCGCATCCCAGGGGCAACCGTTGGCGCGAGCCCACTGAAGGACCGCCAGGTGGCCTCGCTTGGCGGCGCGAGTACATGTCAACGAGTTCCACGGGCAGCCGTTGGCACGCAACCACTGGAGGATCTGCAGATGGCCGCCTTGAGCGGCGTCGGCACAGACCTCGTGGTCCCAGGGACATCCATTGGCATGCAACCACTGGAGAACTCCTAAATGTCCACCCTCGGCAGCGCCGGCACACGCCGACGAGCGCCAGGGGCAGTGATTGGCATGGAGCCAGCAAAGCACTTCTATGTGGCCGCCCGAGGCGGCTTGATCGCAGGTCTCCTCATCCCAGGGACATCCGTTGGCATGAAGCCACTTTAGGGTCTCTAGATGGCCGGCTTTGGCAACCGCGCTGCAGGTCTGCCAGTCCCAGGGACAGCCATTGGCATGGAGCCACCGGAGGACGCCAAAGCGGCCAGCCCGTGCGACATAGGAACAGGTCCACCCGCCCCATGGACATCCGTTGGCACGGAGCCAACAGAGCACTTCTAGGTGACCCCCTCTGGCGGCGCGGGCACAGGTCAGCGCGTCCCAGGGGCACCCATTCGTATGGAGCCACTGGACAATACACAAGTGGCCGGCTTCAGCGGCGCAGGCACATACGTGGGCATTCCAAGAACAACCATTGCGGCGTGCCCATTGAAGGACGCCCAGGTGCCCGCGGGCGGCCAACCGGGCGGCATAGGCGGCGTCAAACGGGGCAGGAGGCGGCGCGAGCGCCCTCCAGATGCGTTGAACCCGAGAGGCAGCAACGGAATCGACGGGGTCGAGGTGGCCAAGGATGGCGGCAAGGATCTCGTGGGGCACGGGGAGGCCGTCCTGGCAGGCGGTTCCCATTCGAGCAGGCAGCACGGCGAGGCAGACTGACGCCAGGCAGTTGAGTCGGCGCCAAAAAAGTGCACAGGACAGAGGGAGCGGACCAATCCAAGTTTTTGGGCGCCTTGCGATGATGGCAAAAAAAGGGTTGTCAAGCGGCCGCAACAAAAAAGAGTTTGTTGGTGACGCGACAAAATGGCGCTGCGACAAACATAAAGACACGGTCTCGCGACGAGCGGCATATGGACGCGAGCGCCAGCAAAAAATTCAGACGATCGGCCAACCATGAACGCTTGGAAAAAACTCTGGTCGCCAGATGCACATTTATTTTATGATACAAATATCCCAACAATAAAAAAAAGCGACGAGCCGCATAGGACAACGGGTTTTATGTGGTTGTTTCTTTTTTGTTCTTTGTGCTACCCCATCACAAGGGGGCGATCACAATGTCGGTCACCGGGGCGATGCGGCGGTAGGCAGTGGGCAAATGAGCGGCTCACTTTTGGCCCCTTTTTCGATGCAGTGCGGTCGGCAACAGTGCAACTTGCGAGTCTAGCCGGTTGGACGACCGTCGTCCGCCACCAGGCAGGCATGACCTTTTTTTATCCTTTTCTTTCGTGCCTTTTGGGAGCCGTGATTTTTGCACAAAGTTTATGGGGGTCATCGACGGAAGCCATCGGCTCTTTTCTCTGGGCGACCAAGTTGGAGCGTGCAAAAATTCTAGAACCAAAAGGACAGGGGATATCGACAACCGAGCCATGAACCAGAGTGCTTGGTTTCATGGCGACGACGCCGTGCGATTTCGACTGTTTATTTTTTTTCCAAAAAAAAGAGAGACGGTCCTTGTTGTTGATGATGAAAAAGGGAGCGTCATTCGGCCAGCCATGTTGTCGGCGTCGTGAGTTTGTTGCTTGAATGGGTTTGCAAAACTCGCGCGGGCACTGTGCCAGGCTCAGAGTTGTTGGTCGATTGGATCCACACTGGTCGGCGCGTCCGAGCCATCTCTGTTCAAGACGAAATAGGGCCGAAGCGACAGGGGCCGCGGACACGCACGCCAGAACCGCCTGCCGGTATAAAACAGGCCAAAGGCGCACACGTACAAACCGAGCAATACGACAGGAGCGGCAGCCAGCAGGGCCACGGCGCTCATAGCCATTGTCGAGAGTACGCCGAGGGTGACACGGGACCCGTAATCGGTGATATGGGGCGAGGTCGCCACGACCGCGTGCGGTGCCTGGTCGTCATAGGTACATTGCAAGGTCGAACCGACGGGATGGTCTTTGTAGAGACGCCAGCGGTCGGCGGCGGTCAGCCATGCGCGCTCTGGTTCGATGTTGACTAACGCGGTCGCATTGACAACCACGAGACCCTGTTTGGTCTCAAAATCGACCAAGAGCCTGCGAGGTACTGGGGTCGACCACCACGAATGTCGTCGGCGATATTGACATGGCCAGTCACGTGGCACTCGGCGCTGTGGAGACGGCGATTGAGGCTTATCAAGGCGTGGACTTGCTCGGCCGCAGGCACGACGCCTGCGGCGATGACCCCTGCGGCCAGCACCGACAAGCCCACCACGCACGCCAACAGCGCAAAGCAGTCCCTTGCGGCATCGCCCATGATCGCGAAAGCAAAAGTGCGCGGAAAATGGACCTCGTCCAAAAAGTTCTTTGAGTCGTCGCTTCTTTTGTTTTTTCCCTCTTGCCGCGGCCTTGCCCACCGTAAAATGTTGTCCTATCGTCGTATGCCTCACAGATCTTTGGGCCGTCTGTTGTCAGCCGATTTCTTGGGCGACCTCTTTTTTTTTGAGGGGGGACGTGGGATTGGTCGCCAGATGAGCCACCGGCGATATACTGTTATCGTCCGACGTCGCTGGGCTCCACCATTTGTGTGCTGTGGGACACGACAAGCAACCCCATCTTGCCGAGCAGCGGCACAAAGATGGTGGCGCTGCTGGATCTGCCCGACGAGACCCTGCTTTGCGTGTTTTCATTTTTTAGAGGGCACCGCGCGCCAGTTGAGCCTCATCGCCGCAGTGTGCCGACGCTTTCGCGACGTGGCGTGCGACGACTCTTTGTGGCGTGCAGCGTTCTTTCGCCAGGCCCGAATTTCGGCATCGGTCTCGCGCCTCGACCTCCCAGATGCGGTTGACGTGAACACGGAAGCATGGCGCCACATGACCCAGCGCTTTGCCGCCACCACCGTGCGAATTACGGCGACAATCAATGCGACATCGCAGTGATCACGGCACGCCTCGCTGACGTGTCGACACCCGCGCGCTTGACCGCCGTGTCGTGTACGCCCTTTTGCGTGGTGCCGTCAGACATCAGGCCGTGGTTTGTCATGCCGGACGAGGACCAGACTGGCGACTCGTCCATCGCTGGCAGTGGTGGGCCGTCGTCTGCAAGGCATACAGCGCGCACCAACCCACGGATGCACATCGAATGGCTTTCTGGCCGCCCGTGGTGGTGGGGCTAGTGCTTGCGGATCGGTTAGCCGTCGACTAATCCACACCAAATTCTCCAATCATAAATCATATAAATCAAATAATCCCCCTAAAATCCTGGATTTTAGTCGTCGGTTAACCGATCCGCAAGCACTATCGGCGACATGCTTTTCCTACAATGTCCCTTCTGTGGGTGAGCCGCCCAAGGAATGGCGCTGCTGTAAACCGTTGTTTTTTCTCCTTGTTTGCAATCTACATGACGGCATCTTTTGGCGTGTGTGCGGGTCTGGCGATCTGCGATGGGCACCGTGGTGGCGACGCGACAATACATATTCTCTTTTACAGTCAGTGCAACCAAGCGGCAGGCTCCAAGAGAGTGGCGCAAAAAATGGCCCTAGCCTTGCTGTTGGAGATCAAAGAGTGGCCTCTAGGTCGGGACGGCAATACCTTGACCTCGCAAATTGAGCCAAAAGTCGATGGCCTCGTCGTCCCACGCGATCAGGCGCCTGCGCACGTATTGATCAAACAGGGCCGAAGCGTCGCTATCGCTGTCTGATGGCCAGTAGACCCAGTCGTCTGGGCAGTAGGGACGGCGGGGTCCACGGCGCGGGACAGCAACGCACGTCCACGCGACGCCCGCCGGGATCATCCTCCCGGCAAACGCCGTGTCGGAGCATGTGGGTGAAAAGGTAAACGAGACAATGGCGTCAAGGTCTTGCTGACCGCGACGCCATTTGACGACACAGATGTCGCCGTTGGACATGCGAATCGTGGCGTGGAGCGGGCGCAGGCTGACGTCGACGCTCGGATCGAGCGGCGCACAGCGGCAATTGGGATTCATGTGCGGGTCATCCCTACGCCCTTGGCGCGGCACAGCGGCGGGCCGGTTCGGGAGGTGCCACCTCATGCACCGTGTGGTCGTGCCACTCGGCCACGTAATCTGTCCCATTCCCAGCCGGACCCACTTGCAGGGCATGGCCCCGGCAAAGACCGTGCCGTCTGGCAGGGTGAGTCGGCCTCGGGTGTACTCGCCATTGTACCATCCTCCGGTGTAGATGGTGCCGTCTGCATAGGTCACCGTGCCCTGGCCGCAGGGAAAGGCCCACGCGGTTTGGGCGTCCCGGTTGAGATTTGTCGGCTGGGGCCGGTGCGGGACCTTGCCGTGCTGCCCGATCAGCGACCACCAGCGGCGCAGGCTCGCCTCTACAGAGGGTTTGATGGCGAGGGGCACACACGCACCCTCCCAAAGCACCAATTGTCCCTCGTACGACCATGCGCCGCCTCGCGCGCCGTCGCAGGGGCAGTCGGTCCGGCCGTCAACCCGGCACCCGCACACACGCCCGTGCGCGAGGCAGGTGCCACGATTCCATCCAAAGGTGATCCCGTCCAGTGCACCCTGCCCGTGTGGCACGCCGTCGCACCACTCGCCCTCGTAGACGGTGCCATTTGTAAACACGGCACGACCATGGCCGCTCGGCAGAGCCTCGTCGCCCCAACCGCCCGAGTAAGAGGCAAACAAGTGGCCTAGGTAAAGGCGGCGGGGATGTCCAAGAGCGCGACGGCACCTGCCGCAGCCGCAGAACAAGTCGGTACCCTCTGGACGTTGATACGCCTCTAGGCCTCCAAAGGGCGGCGAGGACACACGACGCATCGAAAGCCACCATTTGGTGTCGCCATTGCCTTGGAGGCAAGGACCATGTTCCATGACGGTCAAGCCTGCGATCTGGGCGTTGGGACACGCCTGCGCCGCGGTAAAAGTGTATAGGACCCTATGGTTGCTGTCACATAGGGCACATCTGTAAAAGGACGGCATCGACTCGTAGCCGCAACGCAGAGGCCTGTCGGACCCGCGACAATAGATGTCGACGGTGGACGCAGCATAGAGTTGCAGCCAGCGCACCCCGAACCGCTCGCGCTCCGCGTGCAAGGCGACTCGGTCGCCCCGAGGTCGCGGCGGCACCGAAATGCCCATGCGCCCTCGTCGCCAAAGATCATCGAGGCCAGAAAGCGCGACACGAGACCCAATCTCGCAACGTCGAGCACGCCATGACGGGTAGACAGGAGCGCGTCGACGATGGCCCACCACAATTCGACAGGGAGCAGGTCTGATGGGCACCACACAGGACCAGTACCGCCCAGAAAAGAGGCCATTTCTTTGTGAGAGTGCGCCAAGTCGACTTTCAACAAAACCATGTGGCGGCGGCATGGGTCGGGGTGAGCCGATTGTGGGCCAATGGAATATTTTTTGTGTGCACGGCATCGACCATGGCAAAAGAAACAAATGCGCAAGAGCATCCGCCAGGGAAAGAGGAAAAAAAGGCATGGCCATGGAGGGCGTCTTGGTCTGTCACAGCCACATTTTTGCACCAACAACAGGCACACGCCATGCCTCCCCCAGACACAGAGCAACGGTATGGGTGGTTCTCGCCCTGGGCCGCACGCATGCTTGGTACGGTCATCTACTACTCGACGCCTCGGGGCGGCCGTGTCGCGGTTACATTGGTGTCGCACTCCATGACAGACAGCGGCTCCAACTGGCCCGATATCCAATATGTGGGACCCGTGATCGACTTTGTCGAGAGAGTCGACTATCATGACCCCAACAACCCGTATGCCTGCTCAATGACCGTGGGCGTGATCAGGCGTCGCGATGACTGGCCGGGTCTTTCGCAAGTCTACAGAACACACCTAGCGCCATGGTGGAGACTCCACTAAAGTCGCCGGCCGGTTCATGCTGATCGCCTCCCGTTACAGCCTTGCAGTGCCGGTTTTTTGTTCCCTTTTTAATTTATTTTGTCCAATGCAAAAAGAAGAAATACGCCTTGTCTTTTTGGTCTGCATCGCCCAACGGCAACCTGGACGGCGTCCTTTCCCAGCCTTTTTTTAGTGCAAATCACTGTCACATAGGGGGGTCGGTAGACGATGGCGTGCGAATATGGATCCCAATTTGTGGGCAGGCGCTCTCTGCTTTTTCCTTGCATGGTGCCGCCAGAGAGCGCCGACACGGGCGCGCGTCCTTTTTTTTAAAAAAAAAGGTGGGAAAAAGGCGCACCTTGTCACTTGTTGGTGCTGCAAAGAAATCCGAGGGCCGGGACGACAACCGCATGTCCCCGCAACAAAATCGGACCTGCGACCAAAGAGCCGGCAATGCCCACGAGACCCCAAAAGAGAGAGAGAGAGAAGGACCATACTCGAAAAGGACGACGATGGACCATAAAAATGATTACTTGTGTGTTTTCATTGGGACGGCACCGTGTCGGGCAGAGGATAGCCCCTTTGGCCGGGCAACTGGTTTTCCAGGTGTCTCCTCAAACACGTGCCCATGTATGCATTGTGCCCGCCCTCGCTCTCGACCAGGCGCATCGTCGCTGTGTAGACGTTGGGTTCGTTCTTACAACGGCGCTTGATCGCCACACCCGTCCCTCCAGGTATGGGCGACTGCTCGTTGCGCTCGCAAATCAAGGCCCACTCGACACGATGCCGGATGACTCGCTCCTCGTTGGTCCACTCGCTGCTCGCCCTCGTCGGCACGCCGCAATGGCGCAATGCGTCGTCGACAGTGTCGCTGTCGACGGGGAGGTGCCATTCAGCGCGATCGATTTCGGGCGGGTGCTCGGGTCGTGTTGCCATAATGCGTGCGGCGGCTTCGCGACATTGGCGCTTCTCGCTCGCATCACCCTGCCACTTGCAGACCTGGTCCAGACGAAAGGCGTGCTTGGCCCAAATGCGCTCGCATGCCCCGGTGAGAAGTTGGGAAGCAGGGCCGCGCCTGCTCCATGCCGTCGGGCGGTTGGCCATGCAAAACTCGGCCAGTCTAAAACTGTCGATTGCCTCGTGGGGGCCTGTGACATTGTCGAGCGTATGCATGTCGCTCGCGATCATATATCGCGCCCTCTCCTCATGCCGTCGTCGGCGCTTGTCCTCGGTGTATTCGGAATCGTTCATATGGTGTGATCGTTGTTGTTGTCGGTACTAGATGATTGTATCGGTGCTTGGTTGTGCTCGACAGAAAGTGCATCTCTTGTTGTCTACGCAGGATTTACGGCGCCGCTGCCGATTGTTATTGATCCATGGGACATCATGCCATTGGTCTCCATTTGTCTTTGATTTTTGTGGAAAAAAAGAGGCCGCGCAAGCACAGAGCGACGACAACTGTTACGACTTGGACAGCAACCATATAGGATGACACAATCGACTAATGGGACAGACATGGGGACAATGTTTCAATTTGAATGTGCCGACGGTTGCGTGGACCGGCCCGTTGCCTGCGTTGCGCGAATCTTTCCTCAAGATACGCCGATCGGCACGCTCCTCTCCTCGACGAGGTGGACCGCCAAACCGCCGACGGGCACGCGCCTGTGTGCCGACTATGGCTGCGAGACCGTTCAATTCGTGCTCGATTTCCTAGAACACGACCGTCAACTGCGTGTCGATGAACAGCGCGTATGGGCCGTGCGGGCCGAGTTTGTGTCGATGTGCGACTTGTTGCTGCTCGCCGACACTTTTGCCGGCCTCGTGGCGCGCACGCTCTCCAAGATTGCCGAATCGGCCACCGTCGAGGTCGTCTATGGCCGCTCACTCTTGTCGTCGCCACCGCCTCACTCAAGCGAGCACCCCGCCGTGCGCGTGTCGGTGCGCGTCAAGCCTTGCCTGGCGCCCTTTGAACTGTTTGGACTGGACCTCCTCGGTGTCCCGCGTGGGCGCTTTTGGACGGACCCCGTTGTCGTCGAACATACAGAGCATGCCCATGTGCCGTCGGTACAAGGCATCATCGACATTGCTGCCGCCGCGGCGTCACGTTGGACCATCGCGCCGCTGTTTGACCGTATTGTCACCAGTGACACACAACACTTGCTACAACACACGATGGGGACGAGCCGAGACGCGCCGGTGGGACGCCAGGCATCCGTGTCCTCTGGCAGCGTCGCCCTGTTTCGCCCTTTGGGTGTCTACAAGGAGCCGGTCGTCGTACCCATTGCCGACCTTGATCAGGCATATGTCGCCGATCGCGTCAAGGAACTGGTCGAGTTGCCATGCGTCGATCCGATCTGCACACTACGACCAGAGTCTCCCTATCTGCCACGACTACACACGGTGTTGGTAGCCGGAGGCACCGACAGCACTCGACTCCTGATGGCTTCACGCCTGGCTGCACGCATGTGCGCGTCGAGGACGATCATCTACATGGCACACACTCGGTGTGATCGCGTGCGGCAGTATTTCCCGCACGCTTTGATAACCGACCGCCATGACGACCGGGCGCACCAAGATCCATCGGCCGTCCTGATCGTATTCGTTGGGCTCGTGGAACCGGTCGATCAGAAACCGTTGGTGACCTATTTGCACCCACACGGTCCCCGCATCATCTATCTGGCTCTAAAGGCGTATTGCCTATCGCACACGATCGACGCCGCCTACCTCTTTTACGACGCCAACAATGATGCTGCCGTTGACAAAGACGATCTCAAGAGTCACTCAAAGTGGCTTTTCCAGGTGGCATCCACGGAGATGGTGCGCGCGTGCGCCGCGAGAGCCAGGGACTATGGCGCCACGGTGTGCATGACGCTTGCGCGCGACGGCAGCGTCTCTATCATCTCTTTGGAGCGCGGCGACCCGCGCGCTGCAATCAGGTGTGTCGACTGCCAGGCGAATCACCTGCACAGCCAAGTGGATCGCCTGCGCCTGGTCGGCGGTGCCCCGTTTTTTTCCACCTGACAATTGCTTGAAAACAAAATACAGTGTTTGAGCGACATCCTCTTTGCCCGTGCACGACAGGGATCACAATATTGCAGGCCCACTAAATAGACCCTTTTGGGCCATTTTGTGTGTCCCTTTTTTACCGCGTACGCGGTTCAGACCAGGCACAATTGCGCTAGGCATCGAGGAAAAAGAGCACACACAATTCAGATGCATGCAAATGCACGTCATTCCTAAAGACAAAAGGATCCCCTTTTCCTGTGCCACTATGCCTAATCTTTTGCGACGGTAGCGCAAGCCGGCCCGCAGATTTACGGTTGGAATAAAATAATCCCATCGTGATAGGCCAAAAAGTATACCATACCGAGGTGGCCACACATGATAGGCTGCCATTGAAATAGCAGAAGCATTTAAAAAGCAGAGCATACATATGTTTGTCATCACACGCACTATCCGCGCTGTTCCCCTTCCAGCACGATCAAGAGATATACGATTCACATGGCCCAGTCCAAGACAAAGACCAAGCGCAGTGGGGGGGGGGCAATGGTACGGTGCCGTCGACGGCATCGAACCGTGGAAAGATTTTGAACAAGCACGCCAGTCCTACGACGATTCCACTTCCCTGGCGGTCGCCATGTTTTGCGCCGCCAACCGCGACACTGACCCTCGCGGTCCGGGACCCATCGCCGGCCTCATGTCGTCCCTATGCAACGACGACCCCGACAAGTCGCTCGACCATGCCATGCACCGGGCATCGGCAGCGTGCAGGTATCAGCGGCCGTATTCCCACGAAGACGACACAACCAAGCACGTGCCGTGCATACGAAAGGCTGCCAATTTTCTCGATTACAGGGTCTCCGCCCCATCATCCCTGCCGACTATGCTGAGACGGTCGCCACCCGTTGTGGCGTCGAGTTGCGTGACGGTGCCGAGGCCGCGTCCTTTGTCAAGGAGGTGAATCGCGCACGGCTCTGCGTGCTGGGCGAGCGCATGCCTCACGATACGCCGCTCCGTCGCGCCATCCAACTGGACTGCAAGGGACACACTGCCGATGAGCGATTCTCGACCGTGTACGATGCCGCGCGCCGCAACGGAGCCTCGTTGGGCACCGCCGTCAGCGTGGCCAACACCGTCGCTGAACAGATCCCTCTTTCCCAATGATTTCCCTCCTTTTTTTGTATAAAGTGTTTTCTTTTTTCTTTTCGGCACATTGGTTTTTTGGTTTCTGAGGTCGCTCCACGTCCACGGGCGTGCCTTGCCTCTTGGTCGCTTTCTCTTCTTTTTTCACGCGCAGATGCATTACGCCTCTGCCTTGCCGTTGCCCTCTGTACAAATGGAAGAAACCAGTAAACCCCATATAAAAAACATTGCGACGTCTCATTGTTGTCACGCCTAAATGACGTGCAACAACAAAGAGGCCGAGCCCGGCTGCATCAGGTCCCAACAAAAAGACAAGAAATGCAAATACCAACGGACCGCAGACGATGCCCAAAAATCGTGCACAATCGCCGCCCCAATCACTTTTGGCCGCATATACTCGATAAAAAATAAAATTTATGCATGTCGGTGAGACCTTTGTAGGCACCGCCGAGCCGGCCCAAGATTTGGACATGCTCGCGGTCCAACACCCTATTTTCGCTGCAGACCCCAAACAATGCCGACCTTGAAGAAAATGATGTCGAGTTGGTTTATTGTATACAAAACAGTAAAAAAGAACGACGATGTCTTTTTGCCCATACAGTCGGGGTCAATGCCACAGAGGAGGGCGCCAGCACGTATCGACATTCTCGCCCGACCAGTAACCGTGGACGACTTGTCTGTCTGGCATCGTGCGAAACCCCATGCCCTCGGGCTCGCCGGCGAGCCACTCGCCCTCGTGGACGGTTCCATCGATGGCGACACGCACGGCGTACCCATGTGGGATAAAGACGCCGTTGCGAAACAAAAACTGGCCTCGAAAAACGGTCCCGTCGTCGAGAGCAAGGTGTCCGGTGCGTGTACCGGCGACAGGGCACATGCGGGTCTCGGTGGTGATGGGCGTCGCGCACGCACTGTCAAATGCCTCGGGTCCACCATGCGATGCCATGATGGTGGCTTTCCAGTGCGTCCAGTGGGGTCCAAATGCGGCATGAGATGGGTCGAGTGATGGCGTCGGTCGGTCACATCGGCACTGGTCCGAGGTCGGCCGACTATCCTCCTTGATGGTTGTGGCGCACCTTCCGATAACGCATCTGGTGGCAATCGCTGCCAAAACCGTGCCCAGCACGGTCGCGACACAAGGCAACGGCGCAGTTGTGCATATGGCAAAGAGTCCTAGGACGATTGCCACGCAACAGAGCAAAAGGCGCCCCAAAATGTGGTTTGCGGCGTGGTGGCGGTGTGTCATGCTCAAGTTTTCTTCAATGTCGTGCTGCCTTTTTTTACGCGTGCCTGTCTCGTCCATGGCCAATCGACGCGTTGGGCAAAAAACAGGCGTCAAATGCGCCTATCATCTGTTTGCTCTTTTTTTCCCTTTTTTTGATTTTGGTCTGTCTATTGCAGTGGTTTATTCATTCTTTGTTGGCGGGTGGCCGAAAAACTGGACCGTTGGCGTGGTGCCGAGCATACCTTTTGGGTGCTGTCGCCGCTCCCTCTTTTTTTGCATCGCCGCCAGACATATCGCACAAAAAGATGGCGGCACCGATCGACGCTCTCTTTATCGAACTTGTCGAGTACATTTATGTGGCAACGCATGGGGCCGACAGGCCGGCCTTTCGCCGTGTGTGTCGCAAGTGGCGCGACGCGGCCTCGCGTGCCAGAGCCTTGACCGGCGCCCAACATACGGCGACGAGAGACGATGCGCGGGCTTTTGTCAACACACTGGCCAGATCGGGCAGAATTGCCACGCTCAAGTGGCTCACGCCGAAGGCTGCCCTTTGGACAGCCGCATGTGCGTCGCGGCCGCGTCTGCTGGCCATGTCGAGGTGCTCGACTGGGCGCGACACACCCTCGGCTGGCGCGTGTACGGACCCTTTGGCGGCAAATACGGCAGTCGCCAGTGTTCCTATGATGCGTCCCAACCGTCGGCCTGCAAAAAGTGGATCGACACGGACGAGTGCGCCCATGCCGCGGCCGCAGCAGGCCACATGCACGTACTCAAATGGCTACGTAGGCAAAAGAGAGGCCTTCACGCGTCTGTCTGCGATACGGCGGCCGAGCACGGCCAAATTGACACCATCCGATGGCTGCGCTCTTTTGGCTGTCCGTGGGATCACGACACCTGTGTGGCCGCGGCGCGTGGCGGCCAACTTGCCACGCTCCAGTGGCTGCGCGCCAACAAGTGCCCGTGGGACCACAAGACGCGCAGGGTCGCCGTCGAGCGCGGTCACACTGTGATTGCTCTGTGGGCCGCGGCAAATGGCTGCCCCAGTTGAGGACCATGCCGGCGGTTTGCGTATGTGCAGCGTGCCACCATGGCCGACCCGACACTGTCTTTGGCTCGTATCCTGAACCTGCTGCTGCCGCCCTGCCCTTTTTTTGCCAGAGGTCATAGAGGACACAAGATGGCGCCGTGGCTCGCGGGCGCGTCGAGGTATTGCATTGGTTTTTTATATTGTTCTTTTCACGTCTGCACATATGGCCAACACGAGAGACATACAAAGATCATTTCAGACAAACCCTTTTCGCGCCTCTTGGTTTCTTGATAAAGGGTCGTCGTCTGTCCTTTTTTCAGACGGTCTTGGGTATGTTGACGCATGGTCGTCGTTGTTGCCGCCGACGGTGCACGCACACCGCGACCGCGCCACTATCCCAAGTCCTTGCGGGATATGCAAAAGTCGCCGACCTCGACTATCCGCCAGATGCGCACGGACCGACCCCTTTTCGCCCAACTCCCAATGAAAAAAAAACGGTTTAGGAAAGAATGACGCTTTACAAGACAATCACAAACTCGGTTGCGGGCGAAGAAGAAGAACAGCACATCTGAGGATAGGCGCCATAGCACGTCCATGTGTCGAGATAGTGGCAGTATCTCGGCTGGTCCACATCGACGTCATAATCGTCGCAGTAGTAGGAGTAGTCCATCGGTGCCTGCGCCATCGAGGGGTCGCCAGGGGCTGGCTGAAGAATGGATGGCAACCTCCCCGCGCGTCGGCTGACGGCACGCTCCATGTCGATTGAAGCAGAGGCCGCGCCGAGCGCGACGACCACCGCGATTGCCGGCGCCGCGAGAATGTAGGCAATGGCAAGGCTGACGGCGATCGTCGCACAGCCTAGCAATGAGCGTGCTGGAATGTCATTGAGGAGGTGATTGCCGTACATGGTCATTTTGTGTGTTTTTGGTCGATGCCAGGCTGCCTTTTTTCTACTTGAAGGGCATCCCACACGAGCCAATCGTAAATTGTGCATCTGATACATTAAAAAATGTATCGGCCAATGAGCGTAATTTAATCTATTGGCGACGATTCGTAACAAATTGCGGTACGAGCAAAAGGCTGCCGATCAACTCGCTGCAAGCGGGTGCTGCTCATGGCGCTGTACGGTCAAGCGCAATTTTGGCGACGCGCTCGCCTGCAAGAGAAAAAAAAAGAGGACGCTTGTATGAAAATATAGATTCGCTTTTTTTGTCATACTTGCAGAGGAGGCCTTTGAGAGGCGCGACCATGGCGGTCGACGAAAAGTCACATAGGCGCAACTGCACGAGCCAGCGCGGCGGCCAGGGCGATGCGCGCCGAGGCCACCGGTAGATCTTTTCCCGGCGCTAGCAGATCGAGCGCGCCAGAATGGCAGGCCACGCGCATGCGAGTCTTCTTGTCGTTGGCCGCACGTCTCTGCCCGGTGGCATACTGCACGACGACCGCCAGCACAGTGTCGCAGAGAACGGCGGTAAGGAGTGGCAGCCCTCGAGCGCAGAGATCGCGTTGGCGTGCGTCTCGCGATTCAAGCCCTCTTCGAATGCCGGTAATGACACAGGTCACTAGATCATAGTCGACGAATCCAGGTTTGGCGTTGAATGGGCGGTCCTCGCCATATGCGGGGACACGAAACTTGTGCAGCAGAGATTGATCCCATGCGACCCGCATCAGGGTGGCCGATCCATAACGGCCGGCGGCGAGTCCGAGTTGGCGCGTGAGGTGTTTTCTCTTGACAGCGATGCCGGCCACCGACTCGCACGACCACGGCGTCCGAGGCTCTTGCAGGGGCTCTCGATGGCTGATCGACCGCAAGCAGCGGTTGAGCGCGTCGCCGCATTCTAAAAGACACGCGCGGGCCGCAACGCCAGGCACAGACGACCGGTCATAGGGGAGGTTGCCCTCGACGGTCGGCATGGTGCGGCAGAGAAAGAGGAGCACGGCCAGACCAGGCAGCGTCCCGTCGCCGTCCAGTCTGGGTGAGATTCGCTCCGGCGATGGTTCGACACGGGCTGTGCCGTCGTAATAGCCCATGACTCTATCTCCTGACAAGGCCATGTACGGATGGAGGCGCCGCTTTCGTCGCATGTCGTCGGCTTGCACAGACGCGATGACGCGCGCAAAGTTACCCCACGACGCGAGTGCTAATGAACCTACATCCCATGGGTCGAGGTGCGACAGCACGTCAACGTAGAGATCACATTCGTGGGTCCAAAGGCACGATAAAATATCAATGTCGCGCGCTACACCTCCACGTCGATCGTCCAGCAGCAACGGTGGTGCAGATGTGCAGTGTACGTCGGCCGTCGAATTGGTCCCTTTTGGCGCCGATGGTGTCGCCTCGGAGCGGTCTCTGACATCAAAGCCTCGGCAAGCGCCTCCAAAGCCGAACCGTTGGCATGGGCCAGAAGCGCAAAGGTGTCCCGGTAGGGGAGTGAATGGTATAGCGCTTGCGACGGGCAACTCGCCCACCTTTCGATGCTGACCACCAGTGCACCCATGAGGTAGACAGCGGCGTCGCCAAGAGGCGTGCCGGTCAGAGAGGTGGCGGCATGGTGGACCGTGCAGTGCGTGTTGCTAACGGCCGACTTGACGGTGCCTATATTGCCCACTGGGCGAGCCACGTCAAAGCGAGCGATGGGATCGACGAGCGTGGCGGCGACGCGACGCGCAGCCGCCATGGCACGGTCGCGTTCCGTGTTGGAGGGCGCCTGTACAAGACCCGCGACAAAGGCCTGCAATAAGCATGCCGCGACGTGGGCGTCGTCGGCCAGCGGCGATTCCTGGTCATAGTAGCGCACCACCTTGGCGACGCCGTCGATGGCGAGGGGTCGATGACACTGGAGCATTTGGAGAGCGATTGATCGGGCACGATCAAATAACAGACGAGAACAGGATCGGCCCGCCGCCCGCGCCAGTCCCAGACAGGGCACCCACGCGTCACTGTCGAGAACTCGCTCACACGGCTTGCTAGGTGCAGACGCGAGGTCGATGACGGCAGGCACCTTGCCGATGCGCGATACCCACAGGGCGACATAGTCGATGGTGTATCGCTGGCCGTCATGATCGGCGCGATCGATAAAGCGAAAGGACGATGCCAGCCGTTCGGTGCGCGAGGCAATCGCGATGCAGCGGTCGATCGTGCGATGGTCGTCCACTGCGGCTGCCTCGGCTGCTATCTCTTCACAGTCGAATGCGCTGCCGTTGGCGAGCGTGGTGAGCGGCGGCGGCGGTGACGCTGTGGCAACAAGAGAGGACTTTTTGCCGGTGGCCAGAGCGAGATGGTATTCTGCGACGGCCAGGGCCTGCTCGCAATGGTCCAACCTCGCCGCCAGGTCCCAATCGGTGCGCCGGCGCGCAAAATCGGCGAGCGTCTGTGCACGCCTTTTTGAAGGAATCGATCAGGGCCACGCCAGAGACATGCTCATCAATCGGGTGAACAACGTACACATTTTCTTCTGGGGCGCAAAGTGTGCCATCTTTCGTATTGCCGCTGTCGACTGGTGCCCTCCTCGCCAGCGGTTGTCTTTGGACCTTGGTGACCTTTGCGTTGTCCCGACCGGCTTGATGCATCACAGGCCCCCACGGTGTGTTGTACGGCGGTCCAAACAAAAGTTGTTCCAAAGGACCGCGTGCTGTGTCTGTTTTCTTTTTCGTCTCCAAAAAAAAAGATGTCCAATCCACGCAACCCAAATTATTCGCAAGAAAAACAAAAAATTGTCGGTCCTATTCGCCAGAGACCATGGCGACGGTCCCTTTTGCAATACTCGACAGAACCTCATCCAGTAGACGATGGAAAAGGCAGGCCCTGGCGACAGCATTGCGACGTCTTTGGGTAGCGACTGTTGCAATCAGTCGATCCCAGAGGGTTCGGTTGATACAGTGCCCTCGGCACGACGCGGTTTCTTTGACGACCTGCTACAGGGAATCCCCACGATTCGTCGGGTGTGCGATGATGCCGCCCAGTCATTGTCGGATGCGAGGTCGTCATTACCGCCCAAGTCAGTAGATATCGACGCCGCATCGGCCGACCAGATTCCGTCTGCGTGCGCGTCCTATCTCACATGCGACGCGTGCCACTCAAGCAAGCGGCGCCCAAGCGATCCTCTCTGGCCGGCGCCCTTTTGGCACGGCCTGGACTTGCAGGGCAAAGATTGGCAATGGCTGCGCGAGGCCCACGAGCGCGTCGTCAACCTTGCCATTGAGCCGCCACCACAAGCGTCGCCGTGCACAATGTCGCTCATGGCAGACGGACTCGTTGTGACCTACGTGGGCGACGTCGTCGACGGCCTGCCGCATGGATACGGTGTGGCCTTTTACCGCTACGCCTTTGAGGCAAAATTCCCGGCCTGGGGCTGGTCCGAGGGACTGTGGATGGGCGGCGCCCGCTACGCCCTCTTGTCGTGCGCCGCCGACGGATGGCACTCGCTCATGGACGCACCCGCGATCGACAAAGAGTTCGTAGGTGGGACCACGAGTTACAACGACGGCAGGCGCACCGAGGCCTTTTGGCATGGCTCAATTCTTGCGTCGGTCAGCGGGGGCGCCTTTGTCAAGTGCAAGCCGGGAGGTCTGCCCTACCTGTGGACCGCCGTGGCCAAGACGCCGTCGCCGCCCCTGTTTGACATTAACAAGCCGCATGTCGTCGCTCTATCCCACACCTCACATCCATCACTGCCCGATGGCGACACATCGACGGCAACGCTGATGGCCTTGCCCGGCGAACTGCTCGTGGCCATACTGGCCCACGTCGACGGCTTTACACTGGGTCGCTTTTCGGCAACCTGTCGCGCGGCCGCCGTCCTCGCCGACGACGATCGCATCTGGGCCTCTGTGTTTCGTCGCTCTTTTGGTCTGCTCTACGACGACCTCTTGTCTGAATTTGCCTGGGCGGCCGTCGACACCAAGGGGTACCCGCTCCCGTTTTCTCACGCGGCCGCCACCGGACGGTCGTGGCGGTGGCTCTACGTGGCACACACGCGCTATTATGATCCCAACAATCCCAGCACTGGTCCGTGCATCCTCGACGCCGACCGTTACATGCGTCCCTACCTGGCCCATCACGACCTACGCGAAACAAACCCCGTGGCGTTCATGCCTCCCTCATCGCAGCAAACCATCTACATCGGCGACGTCACGGTCGACGATTGTGGTTATGTGTGGCCGTGCGGCTATGGCGTCATGATCACGTGCCGCGGTCTGCCAGCGGCCGCGCGGCAGACGGGCGACGACCGCGTGCCCAACGCATTTGAGCGCCTGGCGCATCCCATCCTGTCGGCTCGAAACCATTGGGACGACTTGGACTGGTGCTCTAGAGACTGCTCATCTACCGGCCCGGCCGGGAAAAAGTTGGGCTTGCTGTCATGGCGCGAGATCATCATCCCGTCGCATGATCACATCGCCGCAGGGTTTAGCATTGGCCTCTTGTCCAAGGGCAGCCGCCGCGGTCACGTCTACATCGGCGATAGTCCGTCGGCGCGCGGTGGCGTTGCCCATGGGCGTACCCTACGACGGAAGCGCCCCATGACTATCCTATGCGGCCTCCATCGCTCGGGCAAACCCTTTGGCCGACACGACTACACCAGCGCTGACGGCGTCAGGCTGCGCGTATGGTGGACGGGCAGCGGCGCCAAATCCCGCCACATAGCCAAGGACACGCTCGTTTTGACTGGTCACCCCTACATACGCAAACTTACCATCGAACCGTTGATCGTGTTCACGATGACGACAACCTACCACAACGGCGATCGGCTCGTCCTCTATGTTACCGAGGGTGCCGACGCCACACTGACTTGTTCGCCGTCATGCCCCGATCCCGATTACGCCTCACGCGTCATCCACTGCACCAATGTCGCCCCGGCACCGGCGACGGACGGCACCCCGATGGTCGATCAGATGATCGCCGGCGCTCCGCCAATCTGCGTCACGGGTGACACAGACGACGACAGGGCGCTAGTCGACTATATCCGTCGCGGACTCATGGGATGGGGACCTGCTCATGACGCCGCGTCGATGGCCTTTCAAGCACACATCACGGACCTCATCGACCGGGAGCGACACAGGATATCCCACTAGACAAGAGCGCAAGGCCGGGCGGCCCTATGCGCCAACACGGGAGTTTGTACGATGGCATTTGCTGTGTTGTTGTCTGTGTCGCCTGCGATAGCCGTAAAAAAGGGAAACCCTCATCGCGCTCTTTGAGTTGCCTTGATCAGCGTCCGTCGGCCAATCGCCTTTTCGGGTGTTGTGATTTTTTGTATTTTTTTGGGGACAGACCGACGTGGGTATGGGAATCCTCTAATTTGCCGCTTCTGTGCGAAAAAGGCCTGACCAGATAGGAGCGACAACAGGACCGACTCTTTTTTCTGGCAGACCATGGCCGACCTTGGCGTCGCTCGGCCGTCTCCGCGACCTCTTTTTTTTCTCACTACAATTTTTGTCTGGTCCGCCTTCTTTAGTGGGGCATTGCCCTTTTTTGCTCCAGCAACGGCGTGTGCGCAAAAAAAGCGCGCCTCCAAAAATCTTGGGCAAAACTGGGTTGTCAATCACGTACATGGGCCGAAAGCGCGTTGACCACAAATTGGCGGGCCGCCTGTGCCCTATGCCAAAAGGCGATGGCCTCCTCGTCCCATCCGATTCGGCCCTCGTGCACATAGGCGGCAAACCGAACCGCAGCGTCTGGCAAAGCGTCCGAGGGCCAGTAGATAGAGTCGTCTGGGCAGTAGGGACGTCGAGGCTGTGCGCGCGGCACAGCAAGACATACCCAGTCGCAACCGGCGATGATCGTCCCGGCCAAGGCGACGTCGGCACAATCGGGCGAAAACCGAAATGACCGGATCGATTCGAGGTCGCCCTCTTTCGCATCCCATTGCATCACGCAGATGTCGCCGTTGTGCATGCGGATCGTGGTCCGTCGTGCGCCTGGACGGCATGCCGGTGGATCGTCACATGCGCAAAGCGGGTTTGCATGGGGGTCCCTCCCGCAGGCCGGACGACATGACGAGGCACAGGGTCGGTCCATGCTGTCCCACAACATACACTCGGTGGTCGCGCCACTCGGCCACTTGACTTGACCGACGCCCTGATGGTCTTGTGCGTCGTGGATACGTCCAGTGAATGTGGTGCCGTCCGGCAGCGTCCAACAGCCGCGCACGCGGCGTCCACGGCGCCACGCGCCAACAAAGGTTCGTCCGTCGCAGTGCGTTGCTATGCCCTGGCCGTGAGGCATCGATTTCGGGTCTCTAAGAGAGCGCCGGCGGTATGTTCTGACATCGCGCCGATCTCTGTCGGGATTTTTCAAGTTTGATGACATCAGTATCGACCACCATTTGCGCATATTTCTGCCCTCACGTCCCTGCAGGTCGAGTCCGTGATCCACGTCGGGGTCGAGCGCGACCTGCCCGTCATAGCACCATGCGCCGTCTGTCGTACCGTCGCACGGGCAATTGACGCTGCCGTCGACATGGCATCCACACATGCGCTTGCGCGCGAGAAATACGCCTCGAATCGACTCGCGTGCCATGCCGCCCAATATCCCATGGCCGTGTGGGAGGCCCTTGTGCCATTCTCCGTCATAGGTCAGGCCGTTGGCAAAGGTAGCACGGCCGTATCCGTGGGGCAGTTTGTCGCTCCAGTCGCCGCAGTAGATGTCCATGTGGGCGACGACGCACGCGCCGAGGTCGTTCATGTTGGATCGACAGTCGGAGCAAGTGCAAAAAGGGTCCAGCCCTCTCCCTAGTGAGTTTAGGGCAAAGTGGGTCGTGAGGCTCATGCGTCGCATCAACAGCCACTCGACACCTGGACGATCAGAGTGGGGACCGCGCTCGACAACGACGATACGTGGCGCACGCGTGGCACATGGTGCCGCGAGGGTCAGGCGATAGGCAGCGCCCATTGAACCGTCAAACAGGTCACGCGTGTGAGGGTGATTGTTGGCGACACCACAACACGGCGACCACTCTTTGTTTTGCGCGTCGACCTTGGACCCCATCATCGCATAAAGGCATATCCAACGGACGCCAAAGCGGGCGTGCTCGGTGTGCAAGCCGGCGCGCTCGGCTCCAAAGTCGCGACGGCAGCGCGAGGCCCATGCGTCCTCATCGTCGATAATCACCGAGGCCAGGACGTGACACGTGAGACCGAGACGCGCCGCATAGAGGACCCCGCGCGCTCCCTCTGTGGCTCCGCGCGGTCCGGCGAGGAGCAAGTCGACGACAATCCACCACAACTCGGACGGCAACATGGTCGGCCAAGACGGCAGCAACATTGGACCAGGGCCAGACATAATGTGCGGTGTTTTTTTTCACGGTCGCACACAGACCATTCCACCGCAGCGTCGCTTGCGCGCCCGCCAAAAACCCGACCTACGCAACAAACATTTGATTTTTGGCATTGGCCAACTCTCTGGCAGTGCACCAATAGGCAATCTCTTTGACCGCACAAAATAAATTGTCGCCGTGCAGCTGGTATTTGGCTCGACACACAGCCGCACGGCCAAAAGCGCCTGTATCAAGGAACAAGGGACCCCACAACCAAAAAAAGATGAACCCCTATTCGCTCTATCGGGTAGAGGAGGACAAGGGCGTCGCATACTGCGCCGCACCCGGCGACGAGGGGCGACTCGACAGCATGCCCGCAGAGGTCGTCGAAATCATCGCCCACAATCTCGACTTTGCGACGCTCGTGTGCCTCCTCGATGGTCCACGCTGTCTGCGCGCGGCGGCCATCGACGAGATCCCGCGGCGCCTCTTGCAAGCCGGCTACGACCACCAACTCGTGCAACAGTGGCCCGCCGAGCCGCATGCCGTCGCACGGGTGTGGGTCGCCGAGAGCATGCGCCGCCAGCGATACGATCCGCCCAACTTGCCTAGACCCGTCAGGTATGCCATGTCGCGCATTTGGTCCGAGGCGCCTGCCGGGCGCGACCCCGCCGCGACACAAGCGACCGCCAACGTGCGCGCTGCCATTATCACACTCCGCGAGGGTCGCCGGCCCGATCCCGCCTCGTGCGCGCTTCCGGTCAGCGACGCCACATGGGAGGCCATCACTCACCCACGCGTCCCATCGGCCGTCAACACCTTTCTCAAACACGCCAACGCGCTCGCCGAGGGCGACATCGGTCCGCTGACCATCCAAAACCTGCCGCCCGACCAACGCCGCGCCCTCCACCTCCTCGCTGACGATCTGGGATTTGAGCACGAGACGTTCGGAAGGCGACCGGTACGCCGCCACGCACGCAAGGTCCCACCCGCGTTTCGCCGGCGATTCGATAACGACCAGTACGGCTACAGCGACTGTGAACGCAACGGCTACTATAATTGCGACGATATGAGCGCCTGCAGCGAGTTTTACAAGGGCGGTCATCGCGGATGGGAGTGGTGCTCCTACGACAGTCACTCGTGGCGGCACGACGATATGGGCGAGATGGACTTTCGGTACCCCGGCGTGCCCCTCAAGTCCAAGGCCACTGTCATTGTGGGCACGCGTGGGACGATCCGTGTGCCCCCACTTGCCCCGCCTCCCCTGTAGCCCAACCGACCATCTATGCTCCTCTCTCGGTTTGCCGTTTTCCTCCAATATATACCTGGTCGATTCGATCGCACACCCCATCCCCAGACGCTTTTTTTCGACCATCTGTGCACAGTTCATTTTACTGTCTGTCTTGCACCATTTGCCACCAACGAAAGAACCGCCGGTTCTTTTTTTTTTGGGACAAATTGTCGGCGGCATGTGCCGGCTATCATGACCCTCTTTGTATGCGGGCCTTGGGTCGCCAAGTTGGCTGCTGTTGTGTGTTGCCCCTATTGCGCTCTGGCAACCTCGGCGCTCTTGGTCCATCGCGCACCGCCGCAACTCGTCCCTTTTTCTTTTTTTTTTCACAGTAGAAAAAGAGGAATCCAACGCCATGGGTATACAAATAAAAATTCATTTTTGTTTTGCCGATAGGAAAAAAAAGACACTTTTTGGGCGAGAAACTGGGCCATAGTGCGACCTATAAAATAGAGACGGCGGTCACGACTGGGCCTGCTCTGCCTCGGGGTCAACATCGTCAGGTTCCGCTTGATCGGCGTCGGGCAGGGGAAGCAAAAGGTCGTCGAGGTCGGTGCTGGGGCGGCGACGACGAGGTTCATAGTCTAGGGTGAGCACCGGGTCGACGTCGATGACCTCGGCCAGGGCGCGTCGCATGTCGGTCACGACCTTGCACGGCGACTGAAAAACGATGACGGCCGACGCGACGACAATGGCAACAGCACCACAGAGCATGATGCCGTCGACCATGCCGCGCTCGTACAGGGTGTCGATGGCCTTGTACGTCCAGCGGTCCCTGAGCGTCGTCGAGTGTGCGAGGTGGTAGGCCAGTGAGCCGAGCGAACACGCCGCCATACCGAGCGCGGCCGACATGTGCATGACGCGGGACGCCAGGCCGACCAGACCTGTCGGCAGGCGTTGGCGCTCTCTTTTGCGGGCAGCCGCGCCGACGGCATAGGCCGCGGCACAGACCGCCGCCAGGCCGCCCAGATGACCATAGCACAGGGGCTTTAGGTCGACGGCGCACTGGAGCCACGACTTGCGCGATGCGAGGGCGACGACGCCGGCCTTGATGGCCATCGACGCGCCATAAAAGCCGAGGGCATACGGCGCGGCCGCCGCCACCGTCTTGACGCACCGGTTGATGCCGGCCGCGGTCGTCGAGGCCACACGATTGATGACGTCCCACAGAGGGTCCCAATCGATGTAGGAGGGTGCGGGCGTACGGACAGCGCAGCAGCGGGGGCATTGACATTGTCCCACGCCGTCATAGGTTGACAAAACGGTTGCCGCAAGAGGTGGTGTCGTCGGCGCATCGAGCGAGCCAGAATCTTCTATTTGAGTTTGCATTTTTCTTTGGTTGATCGGTTGATCAATTGCAGGTTTCGTTGTTCTTCTCAGTTGTTGTCGGGTGAGTTTTTTTCGACTCCATGGCAGTGTCGGCTTTTGAGGCTACGGCGATTGCACGCCATTCGCCACAGTCTTTTTTTAACGCTCCGCCATTGGTCGTGCCGACCAGTATTGTCAAAGTCGACAATTCTTGTAAAAGGAAAGAAAGAGGCTGGGCGCGTAGAGATGCGGCCAGCGCCCTCTAGTGGTAGCCCTGGCATGTGTTTACCCGGTTCGGCTCCTTTTTCTCAAGATGTTGGCGCCTTGGGGTGGCGGCCTCAATCGTAAAAAGCGTCAACTTTGACGCTGGAGTTGGCTCAATGGCAAGATCTACCTTGTGTGTTGGGCCGGCGTGGGGTTGGTTGCCCGCAGGCATCGTCGGCGACGCCCACCGGGCCGGGAGTCCTCGGATGCGACCATTGCCGGCGCAATCTCTGTCGCCTGCTCTGCGGCCCGATCTTTTGACAGAGGCGGTGGTGCGCGCTAAACCACTTTGATGTGGTGCCCTCTTTTTTACCCTTTTTTTATTTACACTGCACAGACGATGGCAAGAGCACAAGCCATCATCGTGTTTGGATCACCAAGAAAAAACATGGGCCTATCCCTGACCCCACTCGCGAGCCACTGTGGCATCAGACCCACATGCAGGGCACTCTGGCGGCACGTTGTCGGTGTCGTTCTTGTTGTATCTCGCGTCGTACTTTATGGTTGCCGACGGTCGCCACGCATAAGAGTCGCACCACCCGCAGAGAAGCAAGGTTGTGCCGGGGGCGGGCGCTCCTGGCTTCTCCAGAGCAGCCAGCATTTGTCGCAGCCTGTCAAAGGCCGGAGCGATGACAGGGTTCTCCTCAAAGCGGCCTGTTTTTCGTATGTGTTGTTTGTTGTCACAAAGAAAGTCGACAAACTCTTTACCGGCGTCGAGACTGTTTGGCAGTTTGCCGTCGCCCTCGGGGTCGACCGCATAGACGGAGCAGCAGGTTCCGTCCCAGTGCCAACAGGTCTCCTCGACCATCTCGCATACGTCGTCGGCAGTTTGGGCCAAGAAGTGGTCGGGACCGCTCCAGGAGCGCTCTTGCGAAATGCAGACAACAAACATGTTGACCTTTGCGCGAGAATCGGAAGATGGACCAAATCAAAGCGAAAGGAAAGGGCTTTATGGGCAAAAAAACAAACCGACTCTCATCATCGCCGCCTGTTGCTCGTGGGGTCGTCGTTTTCCGACGGTTTTGACGCGCGACCCTGGCCATAGGCCGAGCCGTCGTCGATAATCTGCGGACCTTCCAGTGGCAGCGGCGCCAGATTGTGCCACAGAGGACACTAGGCGCTCTGGACGGCCACCAGGCGAGCCTTGCGCGCCAGGGCGGTCATGTTGTGCTAAAGCGCAAGCCCCTGGCGGTGCTTGTGAGGAGCCTCAACGGCGGCTCGCGCCTTGCTGGTGGCACCGCCAAAGCCGAGAGTGTATCCCACCCCTTGGTGCCCACTCAAAAACTCGTCAACCTGGCGCCAGAATCGCCTTTTTTGCGCTCGCTTCAATCTGGCGCCAGATTGACACCCCGCTACAGTCCCTGAACTCTCAACTTTTCGTCCATGAGGACCACATTCAAAGATGAGTTGCTGTCATGTTTTTTTTAAAATTGGTCTATTAATGGTGGCATCGGCGCTGTTTTGTTTCTCTTGCCATGCAAAACTGACGCCCGCCCCATTCCAGTCTGTCCTCGGCCTGTCTTTTGCCTGCCCAGAAAAGGAGATACTATCACACTCGCGCCCCGTTGGTCAGCGAAAGCAAAAAAAGTCGACACACTTTTTGTGATTGGCACTATTCACAATAAAAAATGGGTTTGATTGCCCGGCAAAAAAAGAACAAATACGCGCGTTGCTCATCCTGACAAGGCAACAAGACTATACTCGGTTCCTTCCTAAACTTTTTCGCAGCCCTCTTACGCCCAAACTTGGATGCAACAAACACGACCACTGGCACGCCAAGCCAGCATGCGCGCCTTTTCCACGACAGGCCCAGCGATGGCGCGGCATCGCCCGACGAGGTGTAGACCGCTGGCGACCGGTCTGTGCCATGGACTCTTGCGGCAATCGCCCGCACCCGTGACTCGACTCTCCAAGGCTGCCCCATCGATTCTACAGCGATCTGAAAGCATGCTTTCCGCCTCGGTGGTCATCTCAACGTGCGCCGCCGTGGCGTGGGCGTCCTGGTGCTACAACAAGTATGTGCCAGATCATCAGGCCAACTCTTTTGCAAGGGCTGGACAGGCCATACTGTTTGGGGTGGCCACCGGTTCGTTCGTTGCAGTGGCGAGCACCGCACTCATGCCCACGGCATTGGCTCTGGGGCCATGTCTCGGTGTCGCCCTCCTTAGCGCGCCCATCACCGGTGTCATGCAGGTGGCCCTCGGCGTGGTGCACCTCGAAAGTGCCGCTCCCGGAGGCAACGGACGTCAGTGGTTTACTCAGGCTGTCCTCATGTAAACGGTTTATGTGCATAAACAAAAAAGAAACATTCTCCTGATCCATATTTTTTGTCTCGCGCTTGCCCAACCTTTTGTGCGGCCCTCGGGCGAGGTTTCGTCTTTCTCCTGACCCATTCATCGAGCACACGACATAAAGAGGGTACAGGAGAAGGGAAAAAACAAGGCTCCCCGGACAAGAGTACATCTCTGAGTCCCCGCTTGATGCGCCGCTCAAAAAGCCAGTATTGGTTTGAGCCTCTCATGTGCGCCTTGCATAACCTCGTTCGTCCCCTAATGCAGGTTTACCAACAGAGGGCGCTTCAGGCGCAATCAAGAAAGGCACGCCGCCCATGGCGATCGAGAGGACCGCCGGCTGACACAAGAGGCCGGCCTCCTTGCGTCTTTTCAAAAAAACAAATGTTGCACACGCTAATCCGACCGCAGAGTTTGATCCATCGCCCTATAAATTGATCACAGGCTCGTGCCTCTTAATTTGTCCCTCTTTCGTGGTTGGGACTTTGGGGGTATGGGCTGACGGGGCCGAGCAAAATCCGCGGCCGACTGTGTGACGGCCTCGCCGTGATCGCCTTCTGGCGGCAACCGCACTACTCTTTTCTTGAAAAAAAATAGTTGTGAAAAAACATCGGCTTGGCTTGCGTGCGTGATTGGAGCAGTTTTGGCCAAATGTGTCGACGTATTGTCTGCTATTGGCTTGTGAATTTCACAAAAGGATGTGGTGCCGTCACTTGAAAGAAAGAGTGCACACACACACACACACACACCACTGGCCACCGGGCAAGACGACCATTTCCAACGACCACCGCAAGCCTTTTTTGTTCACCCATCCAACATCCATTTTCAACACGCATGCAACGGACACGATCTTTGGCGCTACCCCTGGCACGTCGAGCGGGCGTGCGCGCCTTTTCCACCAGCGGTTCCGCGCAGGCGCTGCGCCACTGGTCTAGGACAAGGCCACTGACGATCGGCCCGCATGGCCGGCACCCGCTACAGCCGACCACGCCCAGGTCCCAGCCTTTGGAAGCCGTGCCGTCAGCCCTCGGTCGGGCCACCCTTATGGCCCTCGCCTCGGTGACGATCTCGGGCTGCGCCAGCGCGGCATGGTCGATCCAATACCATCGCAGGTACACGCCGAGTTATCGGTCCACATCTCGCGTCATGGCGGCCGAGGCCGCGCTGTCTGGCGTGATCACTGGGCTGTTTGTTGCGGCGGCGAGCCCCGCCCTCATGCCCACGGCGCTGGCACTGGGACCCTGTCTCGGCGTCGCCCTCCTTGCAGTGCCAGTGGCCGGCATCGTGCAGTTGGCCATTGGTGTCACCCGCGCAGAAAATGCCGCCCCCAGAGGCCGCGGACGCACGTGGCTCGCTCGTACCATTCTCATGTGATATGCCCTATTCTGTAAGAAAAAAAACCAATGAAACATTCTTTCTCTTTATACACGAACGGCTCGGTTTGATGTTTGGCCGCTGGCGCGTGCCTTTGGTCCATGCCGAGCGGCCGCCCTAGCGAATTCTATGTGCGGGCAAAAGCAAGCACCTGCCGACAAGATACACATACGGCCCGTGTGAGCCATGGCGGCGTAAAGATCGTCCACGTGGAGGTCGGACACGACGCCCTGAGCAATCGACGCCAACGGCACAAAATGGCCGTACAGTGCAAGCCGACGACAGTCCTTGAAGGTGGTCGACTGATCCTGAAAAAAATGCGCACGGCCTGGCACCGCACTCCCAAAGCGACCAAGAGAGGCAGGCCGACGGCCATGTGACAAGACAGTGCACAACGACCGTGATCTGTTGTAAAAAAAGCAATAATTCTTTTCTCTGTTTTGTATTTTTTTACATAAAAATTGACAGACAAAAAGTATGAAAAAGACACAGGGATGAGCCACTGCCTTTCCGACATTTGCAATGAGCATCAATAAAGATTTGGTCAATGGGCCTGGAGACACCATCGGCACAGCGCCCGTTCAGTCTCTGTGACGGCGTAAATGCCTCCCTCCTTGGCCTCGATCGGTATACGGATGTATGTCACGGCCGCATCGTGTTGTTTTTCACCTTTGTCGAGCGCCTTTTTTCCTTGAGACTTTTGGTCTTGCTTGCGCGCCTCCTTTTCCCGACGCTCACACTCCTCTTTTGCTAGGCGCTTCCGCTCTTGCTCTCGCTCCTCTCTTACTCGGCGCTCGCGCGCCATCTTCTCTGCGTGCGCGCGGCGCTCGCGGCGTCTATCCTCTTTCCTTTGGCGTCTTATCTCTCGACATTCCTCTTCCATGGCCAAGTGCTCGTAGCACGCGTTGAGAAAGAGCGGCGCGAGAGGCCAGATGGCGCCGAGACCGACAACGACAAAGGATTTCGTTGCCAGCGCGGCCGAGGCATTCCTTATGCGTACTGCGGTGGAATCGCGCCGTCGGCCCCCTTCGTCCCACTCGTTGGCAAAGACGAGAGCGCCCCACGCGGCCGTGGTGGCACACCCCATGCTCAGGTAAAAGCGTCCCCAGTGAGTCGAGAGTATCGTCGGCTCGGTCGATGTCGCGGCCGAGGTCGCCAGGCGTCGAGCCAATGGCAGGGCGGGCCTCGATAGGACCGAGCGCGTAAGGGGGCGATAGGCCGTTGATAGAGATTTCCTCATGATGTCGGTTGTGGGTCGAGTGTCTTTTGCTGGTCCGCCTTTGATATGGTCGTTGTTGTTTTCGTACAAGAACGGCCTGTCGTGGGCCTTTTTATTCGACTTTTTTTTACGACGACAATGGCGCCATTGGGCTGGGCGACTTTGCCTTTTTTGTGCATTGCCCTTGCAGATGTCGACACCGCGGACCGCCAGAGAAGGGGCAGACGGCAAGTTTTTTTCGAGGAAAACAATAAACCCAATGAGAAAAACGTGTTTTTATTGCAAGAGAAAAAGAAAGGTTGCCATGTCGGGCATGGCTCTTTGCACTGCCGGCGTCCTTGCCCGCAAAAAAAAGAACCAGGCATTTTTGACCATAGTCCGCCGCTGCTGTCGTGCAGAGTGCCCTCCTCCTTTTTGGCCATTTTTTGTCGGGGCGGCAGACTTGCGTCGCCTTGTGGACCCGCACGCCAGGGCGGGCCGGCCATGTTGATTTTTTTCGAGGAAAAAAAAGTCGATGACCACCCATGCCACTTTGGGCCTGTCAGAGGACGCGACTCGCCGACCCCATTTCATCAGGAGAAAAAAAAGGGAGCACCAAAAAATGGACGCCGGCCCGCGGCAAGCGCCGCCACCGCAAGGTTGCCCCTTGTTTTTTTCTTGGCCGGTCGGACTTGTTCTGGCGATAATTTTTTTATTGGTCGCGCTGGGGAATGCGATTAGAATGAAAAACAATGAGGACCAACCAGCGGCCCTCTCAAAAATTAGACCGGGGCAACAAAAAGGGCGGCTGAAACCCGTGTTTTTCGTCTCCAACACCGCGACAACATCAACCACCTGCCATCTGACCGCCGCCGCCATCACAAACCATGAACAGCGATCAACCTACCTCGCCCCTGGAAACCGCCACTGCGTCCGACGGCTCATCGCAAAAGCCCGAGGAGGTCGACACGAGTTGCGAGTCGTGCAAGGTTTTGCCACACAGTGGAATCTCAAAGCAAACAACATATGCGTGGTCAATGCGCCCGCTGCCAGCGGTGCCGCGTCGACTAGCACAATTGTCAAGCCGTCGTCCTCGTCGTCATCGTCGTCTTCTTCTCCTCCTCGTGCTAGGCTCTTTTTCTTCAGAGTGTGCATGCCTGTCTTTTTCGCCAAGTATAAATATATTTTTTTTGAAACAAAAGTCATCGCAGTTGCAGGCCAACACACTCTGGCGCGCGACCAGAGAACAAGCCTCTGGCCACGCCCACCACTTGTCAACGCAATCGCAAAGCATCCTTTTCTAGCGGCAACGGCGGCCGCTGCCTTGTGTCGGGCCGTCCTCTAGAAAGATCACTTTTTTATTTCGGCAGCGCCACCACCCGGCCGGCCAAAAAAATGTATGCGTGCCGACCTGATACCATGTCGCCAGTGTCTGCGGGGATATTGTCGGATGCGCATTTTTTTATGCTTTCAAGACATATTGCGGTAATGGGGCGTGCGCAAAAAAGCGAAATAGATCTTTGTAGGGCAACCAAATACATCAGTGTATTTGAGACTGTTCAAGTCGTTGAACAATCTTGGTGCGGACGTCGCCGCACGCGGCGCGCCAGTTGGGATAGCGCCAGCGGCTGCCTGGCCCGTCGCCGGGTTGATGACGGGAGGCGACACTTGCAGGTCGAGCGCACGAGCGGCGTCAGCCAAAGAGTCCCAGTCTTTGGTGTCGCTATTGCACAGATTTTGCGCCCTATACGCGGCGATCAGCGGCCACAGAGACTCGGGTGCGCGGTCAAAGGCAAACTGTGGGCCCTCTCGTGCAAAGGTCGATGCCGCGCGCTTCATCGGCGTGTCCTCGGGATAGAGCAGGTTGGCGGCACGATCCACAATGCCCCCGTCCATGGTCTGCATGATGTAGACCAGCAGATCGCACGGGTCGAGGCGCGCCTCGTAAAAGGTGCGCACCGAGGTCGCCCTCAATAGAGGCTGGCCGGGCGGGGAAATGATGTAGCCAATGGCGTGACCGATGTCGCGTGGCAGATCCGCAAAGGCCACAGGGCGCAGTCCGTACCACGCCTCGCCTCGCGGACCCGCAGCGTCGCGCGCCGCACTCACCAGCAGGCGCACGACGGCATCTTTGACTGCTGTGACACCTCTTTGTGGGTACGGTCCCGCCAGGCGAGCGAGCGCAGCGAGCGGTTTGGTGAGTGTGACGGAAGAAGCGCGGAAAGACCCCTTCTCAATGTCGAGCCATGCCATGTCCTCACTTGTCGGGCTGGGCCACAAGGCTGCAAATTCGGGCTTGGCGCCGCCAAAGTCTTTGAGCCACGACACCACCAAGTGGTAGGCCTCTTGGCCGCGAGGACAGAGGCCCTGATCACGCGCGAGCCCGATAGTGAGAGGACCAGCCAGCACGGGAACCGTGCCCACGATGGGCATCGTCGGGAGGGCGCCCACGAGCACAGAGGGATCGGCTCCCGCGACTTCAACCAGGTAGTCGACGGCCCTGTCGGCCGCTTCGCGCGCCTGGCAAACTCTACGGGCTCCCAGGAAGGGAGCGGAATGTCGTCTGGACCCATATCGAGTTGAACGCGCAGTGCCTGCGCCTCGACACTGTGCGGGGTCAACAGATGGTCGCCGGGAGGACCAAGCAGCCTCTCCAACAGGCCTGGATTTGCCGACTCGACCCCCAAGAGCGCATTCCAAAAGCGTGTGTAGAGTCCAATGATCTCCATGCGTTGTTTGGGTCCGCCGCCGGGAAGGGCGAGGTCGGCGCCGTAGGCCAGCGCCTCTAGGAGCGCGACGTCGTCTGCCGCAGCGGCCGTGAGCAGTCTGGGCAGGTTCTTTTTCAGCGCCATCAGCGCAGACGCCCATGACGCGCTGTCGGTCGCCTGTGTCGAGTTCATCGCGCTTTTTTTTTGACAATAGGGGACCCAGTAAAAAAAAAGGAAAAAGGACGGCGACAAGTCCTTGGCCCACGCCGCATTGGTCCCGCGCGCCAAAAGGCCCTCAAATCTCCAATGGAGAAACTCTGGATTTGCAGGTTGCGAGCGTAGTGTTTTTTATGCAATTATTGATTGTGATCGGTCACCCTTTTTTCCCTCCAATGATCATTCAAGCGCGCACTCTTTTTTTCGAGTGCCGTGCTACGGCAACAGTGCAAGTGACTGCCCGAAAGGGACAATATGACGCCTTGCTGAATTGACTGAGATGGCCACTGGTACGGTGGGCAACGGCGCCAAGCGGCCAACATGCCTGATTCTTTTCCCACAGGGCAGTGATGTTGATGGGGAATTCGCGGTTTCAGCCGATCGCCCAGCCGTTGCCCGGCACCGCCAGTATGCTTGCGGTCGGCTGACCGTTGTGCTCCCGATGGCGCAAAAAAGGACGCGCGGGAAAAGAGCCTGTCTGCGTCCCTACATCGCGAAGCCGAGCGCGTGCTTTTGCATGCGCGGCATTTTCGACCGCAGCGGGAAATACCCCTTTGCCCTCCATATGAAACCCTAAAAAAGAAATGCATCGATTGATTCTCATTGGTTGTATAAAAATAAAAAGACAGCAGAGGATTGGACAAATTTTTATTTTGTTGTCGATGGTTGTACACCATGCAACCTACAAATGGGCTATGGAGAGACTCCATGCGCAAGACGAGACCGCTGCATTCTACGACGCAACCACGCACATGCAAAAACCCAACAAGTGCGGATGGTTCTTGGCCCAGGACGCCGAGCGGGAGGGCTACTTTAGCATATGGGCGACCCCAGACGGGGGCCGAGTCACCGTTACGGCGGTGCTCAAGTGCGACCACCTGCGCGACCCGACACACCAACCGCGAGGCGAATTCATGGGACATGTGACCAAATGGCTGCGTACAGTGCACACACCAGGATGGACCGGACCTCCTTCCGGTACCGCGGGACCTCTACCTCAGCCCTCTTGTGACGGACGACTCGTGTACTACTATCGACCCGAGGTCGAGCCTTTTACCAGAGCCACACAAGGGGGCCAGTCACTCGGCATGATCGCCTATGACACGGAGGGACCGACGCCGCCACCCACGCGCGATGCGAATGCACCACCGGCCGCCAAGATCTATACCCCGCCGCACCAAGCGAGCAAGCCAAGGCCCACCGAGCCCCGTGCAGCCGCCGCCGAGGCAATCCGCCAATTGAACGGCGCGCTCGACCAACTCACACATAACACGTGGCAGGCGCGTGCGGGCTACCACGACCTCAAGCATGCTCGTCAAGAGGTGGAGACGGCTAAAACAATTGTGTGGGTGGCACTCAAGAACCTTGGGCGGGCGGCCGATATCGCGCGGGTTCGCGCCGATTTCGACGATGCGGCGGCGGCCGCCATGGACACTGCACACGCGATTCGCGAGACGGCAGCGCTCTACTGGCCGTGAGTCGCTGCCGACCGCGCGCCGTCGAGCGGTGCACGCACAAAATTGGCCAACGAGCAAAAAATGGATTTTTTAAAAAAAAAGGAAGCGTCTTTTCAGGTGGAGGCGTCGTCTGGCATCCATCACAATTGACGTCGTTATTTGGCCATGCTGTCGATTCATGTGATGGGCGCCGCTGTTCCCGACCAGCGTGGGGTGACGCCAGGCACTTTGGGACGCTCTCGAACATGACGGGCTTTTTTAGAGTGCCAGAAGCAAAATCCTAAAAAAAAGAGGAGCGGTGCAAACTTTGTCTCGTCTTTAGGGGACACCAAGGCGAGGACGCTACGCCGTCTCCCCGCACAGGAGCCGGACAAATCTGCTCGGCAGACATCGCCACGTGACACCGAGAAATGCGCGGGTCTCGTGTGTAAGACGACGCCCGTGTCACACTGTGCGACATCCTCACCATGCAGGCGCCCAACATGTGCGGATGGTTCTCTGCTCAGCGCGCCCAGCAAGACAGTCGCTTTGACGTATGGACAACTCCGAGCGGGGGCCAAGTTGCCGTCACGGCGGTCCTAGAGTGCGACGGCCTGCGCGACGCGACACGCCAACCAGAAGGCGAGTTTAGAGGACCCGTGACCAGGTGGCTGCGCACAGAGCACGCGCCGGGACGCACACAGGATGAGTCTTTTCCTTGGACCGGGAGATATCAGCCCCAGACTCTTGCGTTCTATCGACCCGAGGACGAGTCCTTTGGTGGGACCACACAAGGGACCCAGCCACTCCGCATGATCGACTACGACGCAGAGGTACCAACGACGCCGCCGGCCGCCACAAGGAGTGAACTAGTCGCGCTGGTGCGACAGCGCCAAAAGCAACTCATCGCCGCGCAAGAAGCGCTCGTGGAGGAGTTGGAGCGCGCTTCGGCACTGGCGAGCACTGGCGCAGGAGACACTGTCTTTGCCACACCGCAGGAGGCGGCCGACAGGAGGCGCTCAGAGGCCGTCGCGCGCCACGTCAGCAGGTGGGACAACCTGGATGCAGGACGCGGCGCGGGGCCGGGCCAGTGGCGCACGCCCCTCCTCGCCAGGATGGGTATCCCAACAGAGTACGAGATGTATGGCGAGGGCGTGGATCCCGACTATAGCCTTGCCGCGCGGGCGGTCTATGCACTGCGCGGCGCGATCGAGGCCATCAGGGCCGTCGAGGCAACCAGACACACGGACGACGGCCGGTTCCGAAGGGACCTATTGTTACGGAGCGATGTTGAAAAGGGCAAACAACAGGCCCAGGTCGCCGAGAGGCGCGTGCTCTTGGCGCTCGAAGATCTGTCCGAGGCAAAGGCCACACCGGGGGCCGACGTCGCACAAGCACAGGCGGCCTTTGACGATGCGCTCGCGACGGCGGCGGACGTGGTCAGCGCGATCAAAGACATGCTGGCATTTCACGGCTTTTAGAGCGCCATAATAGGAGGGGCGACAACTCGTGGATTCCATCGCCGGCACGCCCATGTCAAGTGTTTGTGGCCGACTCTCGGGCGAGTGCGCAAAAAGAGAGGCTACACGCGCTCTGGCCGACTTTGGATGCATTTTTTATCGTTTATTGCTTTTTGTTTTCGGGAATTATGCGTGAATACACAAAAGCGGCCATGGGGCATAATCAACAGATGGGGGTCCAAGGAATGGCACCCCAAACCTTGTGCGCGAAAACATGGGCATGATCCAGTGGCACGCCAAAAGAGGGGCATGACCTCGGGGCCGCACAGTAGGTGTTGTTTTTGGCCTGTGGGCGAGCAAAGGGCGGGGCCGTCCCTACGCTCTCCCGGCATCAACCTTTTTTTTTCCTCATTTGGCTGCTCGGCGACGCAATAAAAGTGTGCCTTTTTTGGTTATGTCGCCGGGCCATTCGTTGGGCGTGGTGTTCCCTCTGGTGTGGCATTCAAAAAAAAAAGAAGGACGGCCCATGCAGCATCACCAACGCCAAAAGGCGCATTACAGTACAATTATGGACGACAACCCGCTGATGGCGTCCGTGCCCGTCAAACTCGTATGGTTGATCATCGACACGGACGAGAGCAGTTTCACTTTATTTCGCCAACGTTGGGCGACTTTGTTGGCTCTGTTGACGACAGCATCATCCCTGTCACAATCAGACAGAGCAGGAACAAAGGAACAAAAAATGGTCCACGGGTCCATTCCTTGCGAGCAAAAGAAAAAAAAGACAAATGCGACTGTCGTGCATGAGCAGGACGCCCTGGACTGCGGGCGCAGTCGCTTGGCAGCCACTCACACAGTGGAAACCGGAAAAGGGGCTATGCCTGGTCAAAGACCCATCCGCACACACCGACACAACGTTGTCGGCATGCAGCAACAGCAGCCCACCCGCTGTGGTTGGTTCTCTGCCGAGGTGGCCCAACGGACCGGCCAAGTCGGCATATGGGCAACGCCATACGGCCGTGAGGTCGCGGTTACCGAAGTGGCGGCTTGCGACGACTTGGTGATTCGACCCGAGGGCAAGTTTCGAGGCCACGTGGCTAGGTGGTTGCGCAATGAGCGCACACCTGCAGGGGTGCACCGGCCCAAGGCGCCGTCAACCGGCAAGATATACATTCCGCAGTATCAGGCGACTAGGCCAAAGTCGACAGAGCCCCGTGCAGTCGCCTCAAGGGCAGTGCGCAAGGTGAAAAGCGCGCTTGATGAACTCATCGATATCACCCTGCGAGCGGACGCGGGCTACCGAGATCTGAAGCGCGCCCGCCAAGAAGCAGAGGCGGTCACACAACTTGTGTGGAGTGCGGTTTGGAACCTTGAGCAGACAACTGATGACGCCCAGGCCCGCGCGCTATTTGATGATGCGATCGCCACCGCCATGGACACTGCCAGCGCGATTCGCGAGACGGCAGCGGTCTATGGGGCTTGAGCCTCTGCTGGACAGCGGCGCGCTGACCAGCGCACACAAGAGCGACGACAACAATAATAACAGGCTCCAACAATAAAGTACATTCCAAGCGGCTTTTTTCCGGGTTTACATGGTCATGCGGACAAACAAAAGCCTAATATTGGCAGACCGAGAGCGCAAGAGAGGAACGGGCAGGCGCAAGGACCGAGAGCATATGCGATGGTCGGTCGCGGACCACCGCCTCGCCGCGACCGAGTCTGTGTCCTGCGGCAAACTTTTTGCTTGCCCTCTTTTCCGACGTGCGCAGGCCTTGACCAAAATGCAGCCGTCCCCCACCACGCAAGAATTGGACCTCACCAGAGCGCACCGACGTTGATCCTCTTTTTTAAGGGGGCATCTTTTTTAAGGGGGCATTTGGTTGCGCGCCAAAAATAGCAGTATTCTGGCCACGTCGGCTAATTGATTGGTTGATTACACCGTATGTTGTTCCTCGCGATGGGCATCCAAAAAAAGGAGGCGTCACCACCAACGCCAAAGGCGCATCACACGTACAACCATGAACGACAACTCGTTGATCACGTCCCTACCTGTCGAACTCGTATGGTCGATTGTCGATGCATTGCTCGACAAGGTTGGTTCCGTATTTGACGTTGGCCGACTTGCGCTGGCCTCGACGACAATGGCAGCGTTGTTGGTCGACGACCGTGCATGGCGGGTTCGGTGCCAGCGACGGTTTGGGCGCGCGAGAACAAGTGCCCACAGCCACACCGGACGCTTTGGGATACGCTGGATGCACCTCTATGTCTCGATGGCCAACAATCTCACGCCTCCCGAGGGTAGTGATCGCGACAGCACACTAACCTGTGCCGTGCGCTCGCCGCGGCGCACATGGGGCACGCTCTATTCACGGGACATGGTCTACTGGGGCCAGATCGTCGACGATAGGCCTGACGGATACGGCGTCTATGTGACGTGCGACTTGTCGGGCCGCACCCTAGTGACCGAGGCAGCGCTCAATGACGGTAGACGACACTGCGGGTGGATTTCGGTTACACGCACAAATCGATACTATGGCATGCGACACGCGCCACGCCACGACGAGCCAGAGACGCACTGCGTCTGCCACATCTGCCTGCGACAGTATCCAGGCCCGTCGAGTCGGTTGAGCGGGATGATCGCGGCCTATGTCGGTGATTGGGACGGCGGACGCATCCAGGGCCATGGACGCGCCGAGTTTACCAACGGTCTCGTCTATGACGGCCAATGGGCCGATGGCGTGCCCCATGGAGACGGCACACTCGACGGCAAGCCACAACGGTGGCACCGCGGGCTTCCCGTCAGTTCTGGGCAGTGGGTGGGACCCGAACGCAGAACGACCGACGACGGCGACTGGACCTACGAGGGCGATGTCCTGGTGGGCACATCTGACACGGACGACGACAATGTACGCCGCTGGTGTTGGATGCTGTGCGTTCAGCCAGACGACTACATCGTTGCCACATTCGGCGGCACGCCGTTGGGCGACTATGGACCGGTACCTCACGGACACGGTAGGGCGACGCACAGGGATGGACGTGTCTATAGTGGGACATGGCGTCTCGGCGCGCGCGAGCGTGGACACTGTACGGTGTCCGACGGCACGCGACTAGAGGGCGTGTGGGGTGTCAGGCTTCCCACCCAACAACGAGGCGCCGGATGGATGACTGCTCCAGGCGCTGCCTCGCGCGCCATGGCCACATGGGGCCGGCATGACAAGCCATGCCACGACACTGACGCCAGAGGACCCAAGTATGCCCGCGCCGACATCCATGTCATGTTTCTGTGTGGCCACCGTAGCAGCGACATAGACCCTGGTTCTGGTGGCGGCTCCGACCGCGCACACCCAAACAACGGCACACAGCGGCGCCCCTTGATCATCACCTATGGCAACGGCGACACGTGTGCGATCATGCGCAACCCCAGCGAGCGAGTCTGTGGCGTCGTGCGATTCAACTGCTCAACCTACTGCCCCGACCCCGAGTTTGCCGGTCTAGTGATTGCATCAGAGGCCGGATGGTCCCCCATACCCTTTTGCCACGAGCACTATGCGTCTGCCATCTACTGGCCCAACGATCCCGCCAGCGACGCATTTGCCCGGTTTGTGGCCTATGTGCGCCAAGGCTACATTGGATGGACGCCCGCTCAAGTCGATGCCTTTTGGGTCGCCGTGGCTGATCTTGGTGCGACCGCCGCGCAGGCCGAGAGCGAGCCTTGATCCCCGATGCCCTCCTATTTGCCTCTCTTTTTTTTTCCTAAAAAGAAAACAGACCCTCGTCGCGCACCTTTTGTGTTGTTTTTTTCGTGATCGCCAAGGGGACACGCTGTGACAAATTCACAAGAGTTGGCGGTGGGAGGCTCCGCCGGGGCGCGGCGTGAGCGCCACAGTGCCGACCCCCAAAGCGACATTGATTGCGACACAGGCTCGACCATCGTGCAGCGATCGCTCACAACCAATAAAAAAGAGCATTGTGCAAAGCCGACAAGGACAAAAAATAGGGAGCCGTGCGGGTTTGACAAGAGACGAGCCCCCGAGAGAATATGCCAGTCAACATGACCTCACAACAGAAATGCCACCGATGGGACAAAAATGGGCGGTGCGCCTTTACTTTATAGACAGTCTATTGGTCAGAGCGCGCGCCCTCTGTCGACAGCCCCCCCCCCCTGAGACAAGATAAATTGTGCACTGCGTGCAACAGCCAAGAGGGTCGAGCGAGAGCACCATGAGCGATGGTCCGTCGCTCGCGTCCCTGCCACCCGAACTCTTGTGGACCATTGCCGACATGCTGCTTGACGGCACCGGGTCGGTTTTCAATGTCGGACGACTGGCGCTCGTCTGCACAGCAACCATGTTTCTGCTGGCCGACGACAAGACGTGGCGCGCTCGCTGTCGGCGGCACTTTGGACGAGCAAGGACAAACATCCACGCGCACGCAGAGCGCTTTGGCGTGCGCTGGGTGCACATCTATGTCTCGATGGCCAACGTCATGACCCCCGATGGCAGCGCTGGTCTGTCCAAATGCCCTAGGCGCACGTGGGGCATGCTTTCGCTGCCGGGACTGCGCTATTGGGGTCGGATCATCGACGGTCGGCCTCGCGGTTACGGCGTATACGCGACGCACGACTCTGCAGGCGGTACGATCGTGACAGAGGCGGCGCTCGACGAGGACGGACGGCGGTCGGGCTGGATCTCGGCCGCGCGCACGACCTGCCACTATGCCATACCAGCAGGGCCGTGCCACGACGAGGAGAGGACGCATTGCGTGTGCCACATGTGCCTAGGACAGTACCCAGGCCTGACGGGGCGGCTACACCGTTTGATGATGACCTACGCTGGCGACTGGGATGCCGGGCGCATCCAGGGACACGGGCGCGCCGACCTGGCCGATGGCCTTGTCTATGAGGGCACCTGGGTGGACGGGGTACCTCATGGACGCGGTGAATTGAACGGATCGCCGTATTGCTGGTACCGCGGTCTCTGCATCGACGTCGGCACATGGACGGGCCGACTTTATACCGGCGGCCTGACGGAAACCACTGCGTCTGTCGACGGCGAGTGGACTTTTAGGGGCGATGTCATCATGGGCACCTCGGCGACCGACGACGACGTCATCAAAAGATGGTGCGCGATCGCGACCGTCGACGACAAACGGATTCTCGGTGCGTCGACCTACGCGCCCGCGTGGTCGCGCGGTCCGGTCCCTCATGGACACGGGCGGGCGACTTGCTCTGACGGCCGCGTCTATGTCGGGACTTGGCATAGGGGTGTGCCCGAGCGCGGGCAATGCACGTCACCCGACGGTCTGGTGCGCAAAGGCCTTTGGCGCATTTGCCCGCAGTGTACTCACGGGGTTACTGTTGCGGCGTCCCATCAGCGCCCTCGGCCCTACATCTGCATAGTGTGGCGCCTCCACGACGAACCGTGCCGCGACGGTCGAGACGAGGTCTGCGATTGCGCAAATCCGCGCGTCGAGTTTGCGACCCGTCGTAGCGGATGGGGTCTCGGCGTCGCGCGTCCCCACGACCCGCATCGCATTTGGAGCATTGTCTATAGCAACGGAGACCGCTGTAGGGTCATATACGATGCGAACAAGCGCGTCACAAGCGTCGTGCGCTTTGACTGCTCAACACACTGTCCCGATCCCGACTTTGTTGGTTTGGTGATTACATCAGAGGCCGGGTGGTCACCCACATCAGTGGACCGCGACTCTCTGTCTGTCGTCTACTGGCCCAATGATCCCGACAGTGATGCCTTTGCCCGGTTTGTGGCCTATGTGCGCAAGGGCTACATAGGATGGACGCCCAATCAAGTCGATACCTTTTGGGCTGCCGTGGCCGACCTCGGCGTTGTCGTGCCCACCATGCACGCCGAGAACGAGCCTCAATCTTGATCCCCTCTATCTCTTTTTTATTTTTTCCAAAAACACAAATTCTTGTCGTGAGCATTTTCTTTTTTTTGTGTACATTGTCCCTATCCCCTCGTCCAAACCGCCAGACAGCGGGCAAGCCCAAAAGTTGTGTGCCGGTCGCCCCTCCCGGCCCAATGCAAGCACCACAGGGTCGATCGCCAAAGCGACAGTGAGCCGGCGTGCCAGGCAACCGTGCGATAGTGGATTGCAAGAGCGCCCATAAAAATTTGGTGGTCAAAAAAAAAGAGGCCAGGCGATATGTGCGCCGCCGCTTGCCCGCCATTCTGTTGGTGACTTTTGACCAAATCGAGTTGCGACCGCGCCTTTTTTTGTGCGCACGCTCCACCCTTTTTTTCTACATAAAAGAAAGCCTTTTTTAGATAATGTTTATGCAATTCAGACTGGTTGCAGAAAAAAAAAGAAAAACATTTGTTTGCCAAAGGACACCTTCCAGGCGTTGCACGTATACAGTTGTCTATATTCAAAAAAAAAAGACATACGGTCGGGTCTGTTACCCAAGGTAGGCCTGGAGAGCGGCGGGAGACCACGGCCCGAGACCCGAGCGCACATAGGCAAGAAACTGTTCCCACTGTGCCGTACGCTGGTTGCGAGGGTCGAAAATCCACTCGTCGGACCGACCGCCGCGAGGTTCGCCGACCTTGTTGTGCCACCACTCGCAACCGCGGAAAGTCGTGCCGGCAAAGCGTGCGTCGGGACAATCGGCCGACACTGAAAAGGACAGCACGGATCCGAGGCGGTCTGACAAGTGACCCACTGCGTTGTCCCATTGCACGGCAAGCACGTCGCCGTTGGGGTAGGTAATCTCTTGGACGCCGCGCGGCCTGTGATGGGTCTCTCCAAAGCAGCCTCCAGTGCATCCATACCACACTCGCCCATGGTAGTCAGTCACCGCCATGTCACAAGGTTTGGTGAATTGGTGAAACCTTGCGTAGCGACGTCTGCTCGGCCGCGGGTCGGTCGCGTGTCCGTAGCCGTTTAGGTCCCATGTGCCGTTGGTGTAGACCGTGCCGTCGGGTGCGTGCATCGTCACGCCAAACAGACCCACCGACGAGTGCAGTCGATTGACGACCAGTCGAGTGCCGTCATCAAATGTGAATTGTCCCGACGTCGCGTCTTTCCGCGCGGCATGGCCCTCGAACAGGTACGGGATCGGCGCGACGCACCGCACACGCACATCACCGTCGGGTCGGCCTTGCACAAAGTTGCCCTCGCAGTAGGCGCCATCTTTCGACTCGGCTCGACCGCGCCCGTGCCATAGACCGCGCTTCCATTCGCCATTGTACTCGATGCGCAGGTCGTCACCCTCGGTGTAGGTCGCGCAGCCAAACCCGTCGGCGAGGCCGTCTGCAAACTCGCCCCAAAACGAGACGCGTGTGTGCTTGTCTGGCGCGATCGTGGCCAGCACATCAAGCGCACCCCCGCACACGGCACTCCTGTGGGCATAGACTGGACAGTCCCACGGGTGTCGCTGGCCTTTGCACGAACCGCACTCGACGGTGAGCCCCCCTCGTCCATGGTACGCACTGTCGCGAAACATGCCTCTGTAGATGACGGCGCTCGTCCTCCCCTTGTTGTCCCGCTGCGACAGGTCCACCTCGCCGTAGCCTTGGAGTCGACCGTGCCGGTCAAAGCGCCCGCACAACAAGGCCCCCGATTTAGGGTTGCGCCTTGTTACTATGCCCCGCGAAGCAGACGCCGTAGTGACAGGGTCGTGCGGTCGCGCGACAGTAGGCGGCGCAAGCGCAGGAACCGACACGCACAGACGTCCTTGAGTGCGATTCCCGTGAGATCGTCTGCCGCGAGCGCACTGGGGTCATAGCCGACGATTGCGGCGGTGGTAAGCAACGGCCGCCACAGGGCGTCGTCGCATGTCAAGAGGTTCCATCTCGCACAGGTTGCCTGTGCGCGAGCGAGATCGCGAGGACCCAGATGGCCAAATATGGCGAGCCACAGTTCGTCGGGCAAAAGGACCTTGACCGAGGTCGTCTCCAGCATGTCGATGTTTGTCATCGTATCGCTCATTTTGTGCTTGGATTTTCTTTCTGCCCATCCGTTTTTATGCATCCGCAAGCAGGACACCAACCAATCACAAGTGGCGATCCATAACCTTCCGTTGTCATGGCAACCGTATCCGTTTCATAGTGTCCTGGCAACTGTAACTGGCCTGTCTGTGCATTGCACAGCGCACAGAGGCACGCTTTCGCCCGTATGCATCTTTTTTTTGCCGGTCAGAGTTTTGTGACCCTATTCAAAAAAAAAGAAGAGTGCAAAGGCATATTTGGTTTTGTCTCTGGTGCTCATTTTCCTTGTCGACTTGCAGTGGTATTTTATTATTATCATGATTATGCCTGTCGCCTCGGCCGTCTCTCAGCGCGCAGACAGCCAAAGCCTCTTGTGGTGCCGCACCAGAGGAAAAAAGTTGGATTTTTTTTAAACACGACCGTACACTTTTGCGAAACAAAAAGACTCAAGTCACCAGTCAGGCGTCTTCTTTGTATATAATGACAAAAAAAGGGGAGCGGGTGTGGAGGAACCTAATCGCCACGAAGGCGAAGGTACAACAGCAGTGTCGAGTCGTGCTGTATATCATAGTCGGCCAGCGTCCTCCCGCCCAGTTCGAGTTGGCGCCCTTTGAACAAGAGACGCTGGTGATCGGGCACGATGCCGGTCTGGTAGTACAGCACGTTCATCACCATGGCCACCTCCCACGAGGACGTCACAAACATCGAGTAGGTGCGTCCAGCCACTGTACGCACAAAGAGCGCCATGCCGCCCGAGTCGCCGTACGGGAGAATAATGTCATGTATCCAGTCGAAGCGGTGACTCATGCTCGATACCCAGCGACGATCGTTGGGGTCGTGCGCGGTCTGCCTCGACGCGAGGAGGCGCTCGCAACGCACACTACCCCGGACCGACTGACGGCACTGAGGGCATGCACGTATGGGCACGGCACATGCAGCGCACACGCACGGCGCCGTGCAGATGCACCCCAGGAAGCGGTCGGCCGAGCGATCGAGGCAGACGCAGCACTGGGGTAGGGGCGCACTTTCCCATCTCTCGGCGGCCTTGCGATCGTGGTCGAGATGGATGACGATCGCCTCCTTGGGCTCGGCCGTGCCGTGGAGGGTCAGGTGGAATCTGGTAGAATCAAAGGAATGCACAAAGGCGAGCGCGTGGCGCTCACCCTTGCGCAAAAAGGCAATGGCCAGTATGGTGTCTGCCTGCGCTGTCGGCTCGTCGCCGTTGCTATCCACACTAGTGTCATTGTTGTTGTCGGTCATGAAACAAGTCCTCGTCTCGCTGTCGTGTGTGTCTTTTTTTTTCTGCAAAAGGTTGTGTCGTCGCTCGACGGCACACGACCGACAGCATCAAAAAGGTCGGTCGGCCCGTCAGGCCATTCGCCCGCTTTTTCGAGCCAATCATCGCCAGCATTTTGCCGACCATTTCCTTTTTCATGAAAATGAGGCGTCCAAGGGCTTTTTTGTCGGCTCAAAGTCGCATCCGTAAAGTGGGTTCATCTGTCAAATCCAACAACAACGTGCCCATTGCCTGGCGCCGAGCGCGGATTTTTTTGTGCGCGACTGGACACATGTCTTAATTTTATTGGCGCCCACGGCGGCATTTTGCCCTATCTTTGGAAAAAGAGAAACATTTGATGAAAAAAAAGAAAAAGTGTGCCCTCTGCGCGAAAGCGGTTGTCGCTCGTCCGCCTTTTTGCTAGGGGAACAAATAGTCGCCAGAGTCTCCATTTCGGGCGGCGCCGATTGGCGGCCAGCCAGACCAGGCAGGCCGAGTCATGGCAAAAGTCGAACCCGTGGTGGAGGCCAACATTGCCAACACTGGTTTTTCCGGGATGGGAGCAGAGTGGCGCACAGCCTGCGCTTGGAAAAGGCAAACACAGACGTGATGATTGCCACTTTTTACGCCATTTTTTCATAATTTAAAAAAGTGGTGTTGGCGGATTCGGTTTGCCATCAAAGAGACTGTTCGACCCAAAAATCGACGGCCAGCGAGCCCACAAGTCGCGGGCCACTGGCGCGGTGTTTATTTTTTTTTGGGCGCACGGTCGACTAGTCGCCACGCAGCCTCATCACGAGTTGCACGAGGGATTCCTTTTGCACGCCCCAGTCCTCCAGGGTCCATTCGCCGTCGAGTTGGCGGCCGCCACTGACGACAAGGCGCTGCTCGCGTGGCGTGACGTCGGTCTTATAGTAGACGACATTTTTGAGCATGGTCACGGGCCATCGTGGCGCCACATGCAGCGTAAAAGAGCGTTGATCCATTGTGCGGAGAAACAACTGCATGCCGCCCGATTCGCCATAAGGCAGGATGATGTTGTGTATCCACGGGAACCGGCTGGTCATGCGCCGGATCCACTCGTGGTCGGTGGGCACGCGCTTGGTTTTTCGCGCGGCCAGAAGACTCTCGCAATCTGCGCGGCCCTGCACGCGCCGCCGGCACTGGGGGCACTTGCGGATGACTGTGGCGCACTCGCCGCACACGCATGGCGCCGTGCAAGCGCACCCGAAAAAACGGTCCGCGCGGTGGTCGATGCAAATGCAGCACTGGGGCAGGGGCGCGCTTTCCCATCGCTCGGCGACACCCTGGTCGCGGTCGAGGTGGATCACAATAGCCTCGGGCGGGTCGCTCGCGCCATAAACGGTCAGGCGAAACTCGGTAAAGTCAAAAGAGTCTACAAAGGCGATCACATGGCGCTGGCCCTTGCGCAAAAACGCGATCGGAGGCGGGCGGTTTGCTTGCGCCACCGACTCGGTGTTGCCTATGCTTTCGTCCCCGCCATCGCCGCGCACGACCTTGTCGGTCATTTGGCAGATTAGAGTCTCGGCGCTCTAGAATAGGGTCCTGTTTGTTGGTGTGGGTTTGTGTCGTCACCTGTGCACACACAACCGGTTGTTCGAAAGGACAAGCCGCCCTTTGCTTTTGCGGTTCAGGCACCACCCTTGCGGCGGGCACTCCCTATTTGTGCACGACACACCAATCGCATCCTTTTTTATAAAATGCCCAAATAAACAAGATTTATCTTTTGTTTTTTTTGGGGGGCGGCCAAATAAAAAAGGAAACCTCCCAACTCGTAACCGGCCAACACACGAGAATCGAGCGTCCAGTGCGCTAGGCCGCCTTTTGTGGCCGGTGCGTACAATGTGCATATTTTTTATCGCTTGCCTTTTTTTTCTAAACCGTGGCGGGTGTCTGGCGGATGGACCGTCGCAAGATGCCAGCCGCGCCTGTCTGGTGGCGATGGGATGGGCACGAAAAAAAAAGACGACCGCCGACTCGCGTGAGGTCGACAATGCGCCGTACGCGCTCGTCGGTCGCATTTGGCACAATCAAGTAAATTCATGCATCGGGTGGCTTGCATGGGGTTGAATTTGTGTGCGTGCATTCGGTCCATAGTTTGGGTCGTGCAAATGACCACGCACACGAGGGGCGCCGCCAATTTGAACCCTGTAATTGGTGGAGGCGCACACATTAAAAAAAACAATGCAAGACAATTTATGGCGGTTCTTTATTCCCTCTCTTTTTTTTTCTCATATCGGTCGATGCTCGCGCAGCAGGGTGAACAAAAAAGACCGGTATCTCGGGTCGCTCCTGGTTTTCTTGTTACTCGGATGTACCCCAGGACCGGTCGCCTTGATGGCGGGTCGACTTCTTTTCGGACATGTGCTTAAAAGGGTTTGCCCTGTCGGCCCGGAGGATGTGGGCCACCGAGACCTCGGGCACATTGTCGTGCACCCAACGGATCGCTGCAGTGTCGGCGGCGTGAACATGCAGTCGGATGGCGCCGCGCAGGTCGGCGTGGCCATAGCGTTGGCACAAGAGGGCGATCGGTCCAGTGTCCCTGCCTGATGCCATTAAAGCCGCGGCCATGACGCGCGGCGAACACGCGGCGCCGCGGTCAATGAACGCCTCAATAGAGTGTGCACCTGCTTGGATCTCGGCCTCTAGACTGTCCCACGATGATACCGGTACGAGGCCACTGTCGTGCATCCAAAGCGCGGCGAGTGAGCAGCCTCGGGCGACCAACGTTTGCGCCATGACGACGTCGAAATGGCGCCGGGTTTCCGGTCGGGCAGCGAGCCAGTCGAGCACGCCCATGTTGGGAACGAGTTGTCCGGCGGCATACCATGTGACCATGGGGTCGTCCCACGGAAGGCGCTCCAACGGCGCAAAGCACGGCTCGACCCCCGACACAGTCTCGCCGGCGGCCCAGCGCAAGATGTCGAGATGGCCCTCGGCGGCCGCAGCCGCCAACAACGCGGCCGTAAAGGGCGCAAAGCCGCGTGCGTGTGCGATGGCCAGCGCGCGCACGTGGCCCCTCACGGCAGCCTCCCTCAACATCCTAGGTTCAATCCAGCAACTAAACGGACGTATTGCATCAGCGGAGGCGAGGTATACATCAGACGCCAGCGCATCTGTGATGGCCTCGACCAAGACGTCGTTGCCGTCGGCGACAGCGCATGTGAGGCTTTGCATGTCGCACGGGAATGCACTGCATCCGACTGTGCGCATCCACCGCAAGAGATCGCGCTGGCCGGCCGCAAGAGCGGCCTCGGCAATCTGTTTTGGACAGCGGCACGGGCGCTCGCTCTTGAGCGGCCGCGACTGTGACCAGCGATCATGGGCATAGGCCACCGTGGCCAGCGTGCCCCGGCGCGCGGCCTCGATCACAATGTGCTCGTCCAAAAGAGAGGACGGCGTCTCGGTCAAGGGGCACGAGACCGTGAGATGACGCAGCACGTCGACATGCCCAAGACGCGCGGCCTCGCCGACGGCTTGAAAGAGGCACCAGGCCGTCTCGTGGCCGCCGTTTACGCGGATCGTCCGAGTGGGCTCCCCCAATGGCTTGGGCGATGTCCGCCGCCGATGCCACGATCGCGGCGTCATACAAGGCAGAGTGGATTCAGACGACGTGCCGGCTGTTGCGAGGGCCGTGCGCCGTTTGCGATCGGCAATATCTGCCTGTACGGAGAGGCGCAATGCCTCGACATCGGTATTGCTCGACAAGTCGCTGCGCGAGTTGGAATCACTATCGTGGGATGTCAACGATGGGATGCGGCCCCTGGCAGGCGCTTCGTGCTCGTCCTCGCTACTGCTGCTGCTACTACTGCTGTCAAGGATCGACGCACTTTGCCGTCGGCGCCTCCGAGGGGGCCGGGAATCGCTGTTGCCCGTGTGGTTTGCGGCGGCATGGGCACCCCACGGTGCCTCTAGACGATCTATCTGAGGAGACTGATTGTTGTGGTCCTCACTGCTGCTGCTCTGCCTGTCAAGATCGACGCGCTTTGCCGCCGGCGCCTCGTAAGAGGCTGGTCCTCGCCGTTGGGTGAGCGGTCCGAGGTGGTAGCGGATGCGTCAGGTGTATGCCTTTGTGGTCGGCGCCTCTGCGTAGGTGGACTGCCGCTCCCGAAAGACGACATCAAGTCATCGTTGTGCGCAATTGCGACCTCTTGCCGCAGAGACCTCCCCAGCAAGGGGGACCCCGGTGGACTCGAATCGGAACCGCTCGTGGGATCAAAGGGCGCACACTCGCGCAAGCCGGCGGACCGGTATGTCGCCGAGTCGCGACCCGGCCTGTACGTGCATTGGCGGGCGCTCGTTGGAGCGCGCGCCGTCGTCCACGACTGCACCAACGATCCGCTTGTCTTAGTGTGACAGCACACCCACCGGACAACGTCGACGTGTCCGCCCACGGCGGCGGCCGGGATGTGCCGGCATTCCGGTGTGATGCCCCACCGCTCAAAGAGCACGCGGGCGATGGAAAGAGGGAGGCTAGCGGCAAGGGCCGCCTCAGATCGGCCGTGATAGTAGGAGGTGGCCACGTCCAATGGCGACGCATAGGCCAAGGCCGCCGATGCGACGGTGCATGCCGCCACATCCTTTGGATGGTCCAACAGGTTGACAATGTAGCACAAGATCTCGGCTGGCAGATCCAAGAGGCACAGGGCGTCGGCCATGGCGCTTTTTTTGCTTGCTCTTGGGTTGTGCGATATCGCAGAGCCGTTGGGACCATGCACAGACAAAAGGCGCACCACAGTTTTTCTCTTGCACTGTCTGCCCTGCTGGTGCCTCGCCATTGCGTGCTTCATACGATGCACGTTCAATCAACCAGACGCAGAAAATCGTATAGCGGGGAACGGTCCGCTGGGGTGCTTGTTGATGTGATTGCCTCTGGTGGACAAACACAGGAAAAAAGGAGACGCGACAACGGTCCAGTCGAGCGGCCAAGGATGAACCATCGACAAAAAGAAAGAATAGAACCTTTTGTCTCTTGCGGTTTTATATTTTATATTTTATATTTTTTTTTGCCTGCCCTGGGATCCAAAAGATATTTTGCGCAGCCTCGGAATCCCGAATGCCCCCCGGTGGTATTGGTTCTTTGTTTTTGTCGAGGAGCAAGGGACGCATGGGCGCCGAATGATGTCGCGCTGGCCAGCCGCTGGTCGACCCTGCTCCAGCCGGTTGGTTCGGCCAAAGTCGCGCCGGTCGGGACCAGCAGCATCGATCAGCCAGACTGCTTAAAAGCAGCCATTGGCCGGCATGGGTTGAGATCGCTGTCTATGCATCGCCATAGAGTCGTCGCACGGCCTCGGCTGACGCCTCGCACAAGGCCGTCAGGTCGCCGCTCCGCAGTACCTCGGGGGACACGCCGAGAACTCGGGCGCCTTCGAGGGCGCGATCCCGTAGCGTGTCATTTGTCGCGCACATCACAACCACGGCTTGCGCGGCCGCCAGTTGCCGCGCCTCTATAGGCGCGTTGGCTGTCGCAATGGCACCACGATAGGCGCGCGCCGCCAGGTTGGCCAGACCGCCCGCCGACGCCGTGGCCTTGTTTATGGCCGCGACCGCTGCGGCACGCCTTGTCGCCAGGAGGGCGCCCAGTACCTCGGCCGGCTCAAAGGCGCGCACCATGTAAGGGGCAGCGACGCGCGGAGCGCCATGCCCACGTTGAAATCCGCATTGGCTGCCAGGGTCCATCGGCACCATGCCCACGGCATCGGCTTGGCCGTCGCGCACCGCACGGACAAAAGGCAGCACAAGATCAGAGACGAGACGCGGATCGTTCCCCGAGGCCTGTTTGATCCTGCGCCTGTTGATCTCCCGCGCGTAGGTCTGCGGGTCGGTTTCGGGAAAAGGCTCAAAGACACCGCCGCCACCGCCGGCATCGAGGAGAGCCCCCGTCGTGTCAGAGACGAGCAATTGTCTAAGCGGCGAGCCTCCCTGGCTGATCAAGACCGCGCGGACGGGGCGGCTTTGGTCGTAGAGGCGCCATGGAACGGCGGGCGAAATGGCAAAAACAAAGGGTTTTTGTGTCTCTTCATAGGGGCTGACGACGGGCCACCTCCGGCACGCTTCGGCAATGTCGACATCCGAGGCCAGTCTGGGTGCGGTGGGATCGATGCGCGCGCCATATCGACCCGGCTTCATCCGGCCGATGCTACCGCCGAAATAACTCAACATATCAGCGACTCTGTTGGCAAACCCGTCGCCTGTATAGTCCTTGGTGGTCAGGTCGAGTATCATGGCGTCTGAGTCGACGGGTCCGTAGCCAAGGATCCGACTGGCGACCTCGTTCAGGTGCACAAGCGCTGTCACGGGTGAGGGAGGCCACAGGCGCCCGTTCTCGACCAGCGGGTCGATCAGCGGCCTGATCCACTCGGGACCATCTATGCCTGGCGGGTAATCATGTCGATCTTTGTCCAGATTGTACCTCGAACCAACATCAGGTTTGGACAGCACCTCTAGGAGCCGATCGTAGGCAGACGGCAGCGCCTGAATTTCCCGTGCAGGCTGACCGGAAGATGATGCCATGGAAAACTGCTGGAGCGTCTGCAGCAGGGACGCCGCGCGTGGGTCGATCCCAGGATACAGGCCTCGCGGGGCCATTTCACTGATCCACTGCCGGATGCCTTCCGGCGAGCCGAGACCGTTGTCGGCGGCCCACTGACGCACGGCGTCCCATCCTGCTGTCTCCTGTGGCAGATTTCGAGCGGCGGTCTGGCGTGTGGCCTGCATCTGACTGTCTCTGTCTGTGGTCTGGCACAAATCACCTCAATTTTCTTTTCTGTTCAGGTGGGTTGATGGCCTACAGTGCTGACGAATCGCGTGAGATCCGTTGGCCAGTGGACGCGAAAACTCGGCGGCCGACCCCTAAAGTTTACGGCGCAGCATCCCCGAGGCGGCAGTGATTGGCCTGCCGAGAGCAGGCCTAGTGCCAGCCAATGGTAGCCGCCCCATAGCCGCCCCGACCGTGAATGAGTCGACCGGGCTGCGGCCAAGTCGGCATGTGATAGGAATCCAACACGCCACAACTGTTTTCTGTATTGTCAATAAATCATGCACAAACCGTGCCTGGAAAAAAGATGCGAACCCGAGCCGGCCGGTTGCAAGTTTTGTGCGCGATTTATTGACAATACAAAAGACGGCGTTGGTGGGTTGGATTCCTATTAGATGCCGACTTGGCCGCGGACTGGCCCGGCTGGCCCCTAATTTATGGCCGGCCGACAAGTCGCGAGCCATCGGCACAGCATTGTGCGGGCCACGACCGCCTGCCGCCCTTTGGCTCCCACTCGGCAGCGCTATTGATCCTCTCTACTGCTCTGAAAAAAACCATTTTTATATTACCTTGGCTTACGAGTCTGAGACGACTGGGTGCGCAAAGTGACTGACCCTTTTTTTCCTTCAGGCAACCACCGAGCCAGCGACGGGGCGCCGCGTCATCGCCGACTACAAAAGCGCTGCGACGAGCGCCCAAAAAGACAATCTGCATGTGATTTGGTTTTTTCCTTTTGTGGTTTGCCTTGTCGGCGACTTTTTTTTGGTTTGGGCCATCGCTGCCTCGGCATGGGCACAAAGTGTGCAGACGAAAGCGCGACGCCGGCACCGACATGCAGACATAGATTAGAAATAAAAAGGGCACACAAATCTTTTTTTTTCAACAACGACAACAAATGGTCTATTCAAACACATTGGGGCGCTGGCCTAGCCAGACCGGGCGGGCGGCCTCCAGCAACGCCAAGGCCAGTCGGGTTCTCGTCCTTGGCATGGGGAGGCGAATGCCGGGCGCCAACACGGCCATGGCCGCGCTTCGAAAGACCCCACCGAGGCGGTCATTGCCCATTGGACCCATGCACCCGTTGTCCATCTCGCGGCGCACGCCGGTCAGAAATGTGCAGATCATGTCGACGAGCCTGGTCAGGTCGCCGTGATGCCGTTGGCGGTGCAACAAAATGTCGCCCCTGATGGTCTCGGCTGTTGCTGCAACCATTCCTCTCACAAGAGAGTCGATGTGGTCGATGCGCTCCCACAACACCACGTTAAAGGGATAATGTTGCTCGGTGCGAGACAGAGCCCGGCGCGATTCCGAAATGGCAATACGCATCAGCAACGGCGACAGGGAGCGACCAGCCTCTTTCGCCAGCCATTTGACCTGGTGGCGGTCCCGCAACATGTCTTGTTTTGGCTGCACTGGGTGTTGATCGAGGCCCAGCCAGTGGATGCAACGGACGATTGCGTTGCCACAGTGCAAAGCACATGCCATGCGCAGCGCGGCCTTGGACTGTCGGCGCTGTCTGCGGGTACCTGCCGCGTCCAAGGTCGCCATGGGTCGGCACAGAAATAAAAGTAGCCGTAGGTCGGGCAGCGTCCCTCGGTCGGGAGGCGGTGGCGTGATCAGTTGCGCAACGGGATCATAGGTGCGGCGGTCGAGGCGCTGCTGAAGCCAGAGCGTGCCCGAGAGGCCCATGGCACGAAATCGCTTGCCGCTCTCTGTGGCGTCGTCCTCACGCACCGCCTTGATGATGTGTGCATAATGGGTCCGCGAAGTGAGCGCAAGCGAACAGATACCCCTTGGGTCGGCGTGGGCAAGGACAGCAACAAACAAATCTGGGTGATGTCCCCAGAGATTGCTTAGGAGATCGTCTTGAGGATGAGGCGGCTGCCCATTGATGGGATCGCAGAGGGTATCGGGCTCGGCGGCGTCGTCGGTTGTATCCTCGTCGTCGTCGCCGATAATGTCGAGCCCCTCGATCGCAACGTCGCGGGACGGGCCGGTTGGATCCTGTAGTTCTAAGATGATCTTTTGGAGCGGCATGTCATCTTCCATTTTGCCGCGGCCAGTGCAGGCGACGGCAGCCGACGTCAACAGGCCGAGCATGTAGGCGAGTGCGTCGCGCCTGCTGCCACCGGTAACATCAATGGCGACGGCCAGTGTCTTGCGCGCAGAGTGGATCGGTTTGGGTGCGGGTACGGACCATTCGGCGGCGCGAGCCGTCTCGATCGCCGCTCGCAGCGTGCGCACAATCACTCGCGCGGGGCCTCGGCACAGGGCCATCCAGTCGCACGTCGCCGACGACGAGCACAATGCGGCCACGGGGTCAGACAGGCCTCTTGCAAATGCCTTGAGCGCAAGCATGGCGATGGCGATATAGTCTTGCAATGGGAGACTCTTTGTCGAGCACGTCGACGACAGTAAAACGTTGCGCTTGGTTGTGACGCGTGTGCCCTGTTCGGCCCGCCGTCGGGCTTCAACGTGCGTCCGTTGCAACAGCATCGCCGAGCAGGCTCGACCTGCGGCGCGCGCAATGTCAAAGACAGGCATCCAGGCGTCGGTGGCGGCGACGCGCACGACCGTCTGCGCGTCGGCAGGTGTCGGGACCGTCGCGCTCGGGACCCAGTCGACCCCGTCAAGTAGCCACCCGGTGACAGGGCAAAGCGAGGGTCGCGTGCGCACATCCTCGGTCAGTCGGCTATAGGAGCGAGCGAGAGTCTCGGTACGCAGGGCGACGTCCAAGCATCGGTTCGCGGCGGCGTCGCCTCCCAAAAGCGCAGAGTCGACAAGCATAAAGCGCAGTGCATTCATAGGTGACCGAGTCCCAAGCATCTTGATGAGCGAGTTGGGCACAGGTCGAGGTCGGCCGTCGGCGGTGGCCAGCCCGAAAATCTGCTCGGCGGCCTTGACGGCCTGCTCGGCGCGGCATAGTCGGGTGTCGATGGAAAAGTCCTCGCGTAGCACTGTCGTGTTTATCAAATCGAAAAGGCTTGGACCCGTGGAGGTCAAATTGACAGCGTAGGGCGGATCGTGATGAGCGCCTGCTGCGTTGTCTGTTGGGGGCACCTCCCAAGGCGGGCGGCTTTTACACTGGTCGGGCTCTGAGTGTCGCGTGTGGCCGGCATGCGAATTGGCGCTGTTACGCGCAACCCTTTGATGGTGGCGTAGACGACGCCATCCCTGGTCGTCGGCGTGAATGGTAGATTATTTGGGATGTGGTCCATTCTGTTGTCGGGCGCACACCGCAACAAGGTGTGCTTTATTCTCCTTTTGCCTATGTATTTTCTGCCGGCGGCGTCCACTCTTTTTATCGGGCGGTTCAATTGGCCGACGCGGCATTTGCTTCTCGCGGCTCATCATTCGGGATCCAACCAGCGCGGCCGGGTCGGCGATTGACGCTAGTCGGGCGGCAGCGCACAATACCATCGGCCAAGGGCGACCGTGCGCATAGAGATAGCGCACGGTGCCGTTGGTCTCGCCCGACAGCCGGGATGCGCTTTCAAAAAAGATTGGCGCAGCCACCCTATCACGCGAATGGTGGTCAAATGCAGGCGATCCAGGCGAGCACCGTCTTGGTCGCCTGGGCGCGCAGAGTCCTGCAGTGTGTTGCCCTGGCTGGTCACCGCGGTGACCCAAAAGGAATGACTCGCGCGGCCAAAAAGAGAGCAACTGCAGAGAGGCATCATCCGCCACCAAAAAAAATGTGCACAGCGGACCCATTCTTTACCCGATCGACTGTGGCCCGAGACAATGGACAGACGCACGAGCACACGCAAGGAAATAAAGAGACAGATGATGATGATGGGATGTGTGCCTCCACGTGGATCGAGTCAAAAAAATCGTTCATATGCTGTGCATTTTTTGCTTTACTTTTCACTCTGTCGAGCGGGGCAAGTCGACAGCGCACTCTTGCGTCCAGACGGGTTTGGCGGCTGCAAACAAGGCCAAGCCCAGTCGGGTCCTCAACTGCGGCATGGGGAGGCAGATACCGGGCGCCAGCACGGCCATGGCCGCGCGGCGAAACCCGACGCATGCATAGGTCGCGTCCACAATGTCCGTGCGCCCACTATCCATGTCGCTGCGCACGCCCTTTAGGAACGCGCACAGGATGTCCACGAGCGCAGGCAGGCCTTCCAGTCGTCGGCGATGACGTGGAGAGTAGCCAGTGCGACAGCGAAAGTAGGCCTCTGATTCAGGTTCCCGGAGGCCCTCGACGATCCCACAGATGATCCTGTCCACCAGGGACCGAATGTGGCAGATCGGCCTCGCTCGCGCATAGTCGGGTCCGTGCTCGGTCCTGGCCATCGCACTGAGTGATTCGGTGACGGCGATATGCAGCATCAACGGCGACCCGTAGAAGCCGGCCTTTTCGGCCAGCCGCTCAATGCGCCTCCTGTGCAGGTCCTGGTTCCACCATACATCGGTGCGCCGAACAAGGCCCGTCCAGCCGATGCAGCACATGATTGCGTCACCGCAGCCCAGGACACACGCGACTGCCATCGCCTCGTACCATGCCGACTCACCCGCCGACCACATTTCGCAAGGCCCGACGTGTTTGCGGCTCGCCATGGATCGGCAGAGAAACAAGAGCACGCGCAGATCCGGCAGACTCTCTTGGGCGGGCGGCGGCGGCGACGGAGGTGTGATCAGTCGAGCGACAGGGTCGTAGACGAGGCTGTCGACACGCTGCTGAAACCAAAATGTGCCTGATAGGGCCACGCCGGTGAGCCGCCTGGAGACGCCCGCGGCATCGTCCTCGCGCAGTGCCGTGACGACGTGCGCATAGTGGGTCCGTGAAGCGAGCGCGATCGAGCCAATGTCCCACTGGTCGACAAGCGTCAAGACACTCATAAACAAGTCTGGGTGGTGCCCGCATAGAGCAGACAGCAGATCGTCCTGATTACAAGGTGGTCGTGGATCGACGGGGCCAGGGATGGTCTCTGGTTTTGCGACGGCGGCGGCATTGTCATAACCGGAAATGTTGAGCCCTTTGAGCGCAAGGGCATGCAAGGGGTTGGTCGGGTCGCCGAGGTAGGAAGCGATCTGCTGGAGCGGCACGTCGTCGCCGATGCGTGCTCGATCGGCGCAAACCACTGCGACCGAGGTCAGTAGACCGAGCATGTACACGAGCGCATCACGCCTGTCTCCAGTGTGGGTGCCTATGGCAGGGGCCAACATCGCGCGCGCCTGGTTGATGGGATCGATCAAAGGGACGGTCCACTCGTGCACGCAGGCCACATCGATGGCCATTTGCACCTCACGCGCGAGCGCAAGGGCAGGGCCGCGGCACATGGCCATGCAGTCGTGCGACGGCGCATTGTCCACCGGTTTGGTGAGGCCCTTTGCAAACGCCCCTAGAGCGATCGTGGCGATTGCTGCATAGTCGCGCGTTGGTCGTCGAGTCGTGTGGCACAGCCACCACGACTTTGCGCCACCGTTGGCCAGGACGTGAGTGTGTTGGTCGGCGCGGCGTCGAATCTCGGTGCACGCCCGCTTTAACAGCGGCGCAGAACATGTTTGACCTGCCGCACGAGCAATGTTTATGACGGGCATCCACTGATCGCTCTCGGCAACGTGTACGACCGCCAGCGCGGCAACGTCTATTGGCGTTGCTACGTAGGCGCTTCCGTTGGCGATGCGGAGGAGCCACGCACTGACGGGTCCGAGTGCTGGACGTGCGCGCACCTTTTTCCTCAATTGAGTGTAAGAGCGGCCTAGGGCCTCGACGCGCAAGGCGATGCCCAGACAGCGGTTTATGGTGTTGGCGTCGCCTCCCACAGTCACGGCATCAACGAGCGCATTGTAGAGAGGAAACACACCGCACTTGCGCTCAAGCGCCGCAACGAGTGACGCAGGCATAGAGGACGACTGGACTCTGGCGGTGGCGAGACGGAAAAGGGTTTCGGCAGCCTCGATGGCCTCCTCGGCGCGACGCAGCCTCGCGCCCAGGGCATATTGTTTGACATTTTCATCAGTGGCATCCACCGACAGTGCGAGAGTCATATCCATGCAGGTCGAGCCGAGAGAGGTGACCCGACCAATGCGTGCGGTCGACGCGTCCTCTGCCTCTGGTGCCTCGGCGACGATTGTGAGTACCTTGACCGCCATGCCCACTGCCGGCTCGACGGCCCTGGCTAGCAGGTTGACTGAAAGGGTCTCGCGCATCCTCGCGACTCTGCCATAGGCGATGTCATTCTCGGTCGCTATTGTGGCGGGTTCTTGGTTTTTGTCGCGCTCCATTTTGTTTTTCTGATTGCGACAAACAAGAAACACCACCATGATGAGGTTGACCGTTTTTATTTTGTTTTTGGCATTGTTGTTGCCGGCGCACATTGGCCCCGTGTCCCTGTCGGCAGGAAAAGGGTCCAACCTTGGGCCGACCCAACAAAAAGGGAAAAAAAGAGGCGACCCGGAAGGAAGGCGCAGTGGTGGGCGCGCGAGGTCGCCCTTGGTAGAGTTGACTTGTGCGTGAAATAAAATATTTTTTTCTAGTTGGTGGACAAGTGCAGCCACAGGGGGCGGCTAATCCGACGGCGGCAGGCGGACGGCGTCAAAGAGGGTCAACGCCAGGGCCACCCTTTGAGCGGGCATGGGCCGGCCGTGGCCCGGCGCCAACAGAGCCATGCCCTCCCGGCGAAAAGTTGCCCGCAGGACGGCGATGGTCCGCTCGTCTTGGCGCCCGCACTCGCGAATGTCGGGGCGCAAGGCCCGCAGAAACTTGCACAAGAACTTGACGAGACCCGGCAGGTCGCCAAAGCGTTGCCCGTGGTGCGGCAGACACGAGACTTGAAGCCACCGATCGATCCCTGCGACGACCTTTTCCATGAGCATCCCGACCCGTGCGCAGTGTCGGTATGACGCGATGCGCCGACCAGATTGTCGCATCCACAGAAGCGACGCGGTGCAGGCGATACGCATCAGCGTTGGCGACGCGTGGGAGCCGGCCCTGATTGCCAGGCTCGTGACAAGTTTGGCGGGACGCTGGTAGCGCTTGCAAACACCGGGCTGCAGGCCAATGTCCAAGCCGTCGAGGCACCGGACGATCGCGCCACCGCAATCCAAGACACAGGCCTTGGGCAGCGTAGCCAAAAGGGCGAGCCGCCGCTTTGTCGGATCCGTGGCTTCCACCGTCGGCATGGACCTGCACAAAAGCAGGAGCGGCCCGAGACCCGGCAGTATCCCCCGGTCGAGTGTCGGCACAATCACCTTTGGCGTGGGGTCGTAGCCACCAGCGTAGCCGTGTCGCTGTAGCCACACAGTGCCCGAGAGGGCGACGCCGTTCAACTGCCTCGAATCGCCTTTGATGTCGTCTTCCTTGATCGCATCAATGATCCGCGCATAATGCGAGCGCGACGCCAATGCGAGTGACCCAATGTCCCACGCGTCCAGGTGAACGAGGATGGCGAGAAAGAGATCAGTGTGGTGGGCCGAGACGGCCGTCAGCAGGTCATCTTGGTCGTGCGGTGGTTCATGTTGGACGTTGTCACTATCACCGCTGACGCCATCGTTGTTGCCGCCATTAGCAATGTCGGCCCCTATGATGTCAAGTCCCGCGAACGCGGCCGAATGGGACGGATCGACCAAGTCGAGGGTGTCGATGATCTTTAGGGTCGCCGTATCGTCGGTGCAGGCATAGTGCCGGTCGATGCTCGCCAACAGCGCGAGCACATGGACAAGTGCGTCACGACGATACCCATGCGACCGGTCGACGACATCGGCTAGGACGGCGCGTGATCGATTGATACGATCGCGCGCGGGCGCGTCGACATCAACGTAGCGGTGGCTTTGGCCAATCTTTGGGCGGAGCGCGCGCACGAGGCCAAGCGTGGGACCACGGCACGCTTCTGTGCGCTCGCGCGTGCACTGGGTCTGGTCGGCGTCGATGAGGCCCAAGACAAAAGACTCGATAATACAAGCGATTTGTATTGCGTGGTACCACGGCGCCGTCGGCGTCGACTTGGTTGGCTGTGGCGCCTCGATGGTGTCGATCTGCGCGACGGGGCGCCGCTCGACTGTGAGATACACGCACTCTAGGAGCGGCGCCGAGCACACTCGGCCGGCGACATAGCCAACGTCGGCCATGGGCATCCACGGATCGCCAGCACGGGCAGGTTCGGCCTCTCCTTGGACTACCTTTAAGAGCCACGTGGTGACGCGTCCGAGCATCTCGCCGGCGAATGGGTCCTCGGCGGTGGCCGTGGCGGCGCAAAGGTGCACGAGGGATTCGATACGCGAGACGACGGCCATACATTTGTCTAGAGCCGCGTCTCCCTTGCAGAGCATCAAGTCGACAAGGGCAGTTTTGAGAGGGCACGCGGTACATGGGGCATCGAGCGCCGTGACCAACGCACAACAAGCCTCTTTGTTTGGCCACCACTGACGGCAAATGCAAAGGACCATTTGTGAGGCTTTGGCACCCTCCTCGATATGGCCCAACATGTCGTCGAGAACCGACGTCGCGGTCGTGTCTGTAGTAGATAGACAGGAGACTGCATGCACAGCGCCGACGTCTGTGACCGACTCTAGAGCGGGATCATCGGAGTCGAGCCGATGCGTCGCTGCTACGGGTTTAGTCATAATGCCTACCACAGGCCCCTCTGGCGTCTCTGTAAGACCCATGGAGCCGCGGCCATCTTTGGCAAATAATAATGAAGACTGACTGCCTTTTCCGTGGTACATCTGGCCGTGCGAATTGTGCTTGTGGGATGCAAAGAGACTTTGCCTTTTTTTTGCCCGTCGCAAAAACCCGGCCGTGTGTGCCTTTGTTGCAGCCGGCGCACTGCGAATATCGCGCATGTGACTCTTGTTTGACGAGAATAAATGCGCCAATGGGACAGCACAATGCCACGGCGAGCAGAGATTGTCCACATGCTTTTTGTGTATGCCGCAAGCGCGAGTCCCTCTGTCGCCGCACACCAGGATACTTTGTTGAGACCCCTTTTTTTAACAGGTGCCAAAAAGGTGACCCCCTTCCCTTCAAAAACATCCCCACAAAAGGTTCCCAGAGAAAAAAATAGCATTAACGCAAAATGTTGAGCAAAAAAAGTCGATCCATATATTTGGGAGGCGGGCGTCAGACAGTGCGGTTAGATTCGGTTTGCCGTCTCAAACAAGACCAGCGCGAGTCTGGTTCTCGCCTCGGGCATCGCCAGGCGGGTGCCGGGCGCGAGGACCGCGAATCCGGCGTCGCGCAGTTTTTTCGCAAGTTTGGCCCGACGGTGAGGAAGCGGCCCGTGGGCATCCACGTCGCGCCGCACGGCCAACAAGAGGCCACAGATGACCTCGACGAGTGCTGGCAGCCCGACAAGGAACAGGTCGGCATGGGGACCGTCTAGACGACCGAGGCCCTTTTTGATACCATCGACCACGCTGTCCATGAGACCACCTATTAACCGGGCATGCGTCTTGTCCATGAGCCGGATGTTGGCCTCACCAGTCGACACCACACGAGGCCACGCCGTGTACGCCACGCGCATCAACATTGGAGATCCGTAAAGACCGGCGTGGCGCGCCAAGTCATGAGGGTCGAGGAGGCTGCACTGTAAAAGGGCCATCGCGCCACAAGGGGGACCGTCGTAGATGAACGGGTCTGGTTCGTCTAGTTTTGGGATGTCGTGGAGCCGGCGCCCACAGCGTGTCATCGCAGCGCCACACCCGAGGGCGCACGCCATAGCCAGGGCGGCCTCGATTTCCGTCTGGTCACTTTGTGGCAGAGACATCAACAGCGGCATGCGCCGGCATAGAAATAACAGCGGCCGTAGTCCCGGCAACGGTCCATGGTCAAAGGAGGGCGTGATCCACTCGGCCTCGGGATCACAGGGATGGCCGTCGTGGCGCTGACGCAACCAAAGACTGCCGGCCAGGGCGACACCATTCGATAGTCGGCGTGGCGATTTCCTGTCGTCCTCTTGCAGGGCCTCGATGATCCGCGCATAGTGGATAGACGAAGCCAAGGCCATCGACCCAATGTCGCACGCGTCCACATGCGAAAGCACCTTGACGAGCAAGAAAGGATGGTGGTCCCACAGACGGGTCAACAGGTCGCTCTGGCGGAATCTCTCAGGGGCAACTGGCGGACAGGGTCGACTAACATGTTGGACCTCTGCGCCGCCAATGTCGAGACCGTCGAGCACCGGTGCATGCGAGTGATCGCCCAGATCGCCAAGGATCGATGCAATCTTGAGGGTTGCGGCGGTCATCTTTTTGGCGGCAGTATGGGGCCAGCCGAGGCCCAGCGCGTAGCCACGAGAGAAGCCAGCACATAGGCGATGACGTCGCGCGTGGTCCCGCGGTGACCGTCGACGCGTGGGCTAATCGTTCTGCTACCGTATCGATTATGTCGCGGTTGACGTTGAGCCTTGAGTGCCAATTGAGCGTATCCATGGCGCTCTTGTGCCCGCGCACAAGCGTCGGCATGGGACCCCGATGCAGATCCGCGCACGCATCGACCGATACCGCCGACGATCGCCCCCCGCCGACGCCACGTGCAAAGGCCACCAGCACGAGTGTATCGACCCAGATCGAATCGTCGCGCCCGTTCAAAGGTAGGGAGTGTGACCGTGGTAGGTCGCATGCGCTCATGTCGATGCAGAGCCCCTGCGCAAAGGCCCGCCCTGCCTGTATGCGCGCGCAATAGAGGAGCGCGGCAGAGCATGTCTCGCCAGCGACACAGGCGATGGTGAGGGGTGGGAGCCAGGCGTCGGTGCCGGCCAGTTTGGCCACGATGCGAGCCTCACGGTAGAGAGGCAACTCTCGCGCATGCTTGAGCGCGCCGATGGCCTGCAAGAGCCAAGCGCTGACAGGTCGCAGCGCGTCGCGCTCAAGAATTTCATCGACGAGGCCGCCATAGGCACGCGCCAGCGAGGCCATGCGCATCGCGATATCCAGGCAATGGTTCATGGCCACATCATCACCGGCAGCCGCGGCATCGGCGAGTGTGCCGTTGAGGTGCATCGTGCTGCGCATGTCGTCCAGCGCGTAAACGAGTTTCAGGGGCACGGACGACGGTGGCGGTGGGTCGTCTGCCGTGCCGAGGCAAAAGAGTTTTTCGGCGGCTCGTACGATTCTGTGGGCACGCTGTAGACATAGGGGGAGAGACCATGAAAGGTTGGTATCTCGCTCGACGAGCGCCGAGAACGGCTTGCGTTGCCACCATACGCCACCCAGGGCGAGTGGGTTGGGCAGACTCTGACTGGATTTTGCGTGCGCCATCCGCGCCATCAAGCGGTCCAGCGTCCCATAGGAGATATCGACGAACCCGTTCTCGGATGCACCGTTGGTCGGACCGGCCAGCCGAGTTGCGGTGTCGAGTGCGTCCATCGAGGACGACGCCGTGTTGAACAAGTCACTAAAATCTGTCGCCGCATTTTTTTGTGTGGTTTTTGTTGGCCTGGTCGTCTCAGGATTGGCTCCTGCCGCTACCCATCCCCCGACGCAAAACAATTTTCCCCCATTCCGCCGGCGCCCATTCTTTTTCCACTGCCCACGCGGGCACACTTTTTGTGAGGATGCGACTTGGGCCGACAAGCCGCAAAGGGCGACCAACCTCTATTCAAACCGCCGCCTTTTTATTGCTTTGGCCCTTTTTTTGGTGAATGGATGGAAACAAACCCCCTATTTATTATTCATCAAAGACGCAGAGGGGGCAGAGTTTAATCCGGACCGGCGACATAACACCACACGTCAATGTAGTGGATGTGCAGGCGGTCGGAATAAGCGGCAAAGAGGCCGCGCTGTATTAGGAGCGCATACCCGCGCATGGCCCACCGGGTCATGGTGCCGTCAACGACAAATGTTACCGTCTCACCATCGTCGTCGTCATCACCGCCGCCGAGCCACCATTCGTCTTGTGTGCCATTTATGATGCACTCGGCAACATCGGCGTCGACGGTGAATCGAAAGTAGCCCGGTTCGGAACCCAGGTAGCCGCAAAAGAGCACATATATGGTTTGGGCGCACTTTGGCAGATTCTTGAACGTGACGTGCGAGTAGCCGTCGTTCATGCGGCCGAGGGTCGTGCGGCGCGCCAACAACCGGCCCCGCGACGAATAGTCGATGGGATAATGGTCATCGTCACCAGGGACCATGCTCGGACGTCTTTCGACGGCCCGGTCGTCGGGATGGCTCCAGGCGTCGTCGGGCAGGTCGTCGGTTGCAAAGAGAGCCTCGACAAAGATCGTGGCGTCTTGGACGGCAGTACGGGTCACCGAGCACGTCTGCGCCAGAGCGCACAGGGCATCGACCACAGACGGCACGATGCCTTGGTCCGGTCCGTCGCCCGTGCCACCTGCTTGCCCTTTTTGGCCACGCTTGCGACGACCAGCGCCCACACAACATGCGCTCGCAGGTCGTCGGTCCAGGGGCATTGGTGGCGTGGACGTTGACGCCTTGACGTCAGAGATTGACCTCGGCGCTTACAAGACATTTTTTCCTACGTTGCTGGCGGCGTTGGCCCTGCGCCGCAAAAAAGGTGGCCTTTTTGCTTTATGCTCCCTCTACAATTCTCGGCCGCCCCAAGGAGCAAACCGCCGGGCAAAGGCGCCAGCGGCGCCATGGGGTTGGTGTACATAAAAAATCAATCGGGCCTGCATTTTTTTTCGGAAAAAAAGAATAAGTCCCCCATGGACGGGACGAATCGTGGGTCCCTCCCCTGTAGTTGTCTATGGCCGGCGGCAACGACGGTCTCGTCAGAGCATGCGAAATGCATGCTGACTGGTTAGAGCAGGATAGGGAGAGAACAGAAATCCCAACAACGGCCGGTAGACGTGCACGAAACAAAACTTGATCCATGCATCTCAACTGGTGAGGAGCGTGAACTCAAATGCGGGCGCTGGTGCGACCCATTTGCATTGGCGCCGGTGGCCGGTTCCGGGTCCGGATGGCTGGCTTTGTCCGACAACTTCCGTTCCCATATCGATTTTTATTCTGTTTATTTGACAGAGGTTTGATTCCTGCCGATGCCGGCTCAAGTCGCAGTTGACCGGTCGTGAGCCGAAAACAAAAGTTGCCGGCTGGCCGAATGTGATTGATTCGTGCCCACAACCACGACCGTGCGCCACACGCCCACGACCACATACGAAAATTATACTATGTATGCGTATATACAAAAAAATAGGCCACTTTTTTTATTTCGATGGGTGCACAGGCGAAACCGAAGCCACCCAACTAGGGCAACGTGCGCGCTCCAGGCGGGTATTGGCATCCGTGGGCGCGCGCATACTTGCAACACGTCTCGCCGGCTACGTACCCGGCCAGGTCATAGTCGCGTGGACCCCACGGACAACCGTTCTCGTGGAGATACTCTAGGCAGCGGACATGCCCACCGCGCAGGGCTGCCGTGCATTCGTGCCCCCTCCATTTATGTCCAATGGAGCGCAGGTAGGCGAGACAGTCGACCTGGCCGTGGCGTGCCGCTGCCTCGGCGATTTCGGGGGAGCCGCACAGACGCAGCGGATGCACGAGGTCGAGCACGTCGACGCGCCCGTTGGCCGCTGCCTCGACCAGACACTCGCACCGAGGGTTCCATTGGTGGCCGAGGCCGATCATGTAGACCAGCACGTCGAAAAGTCTGCATCGATTCGGCAGAGAACATGGCGATGTCGGGCACGTGTGGCTTCCAACACATTTTTCGCGCCTCGAACGCAAGCGCCCGCAGGCGTCAACGACAGAGTCGATCAGGTCGCCCCTGTATGGGCACCCATTGTCGATGGCGTATTCAAGGCACTCTTGGTGGCCACCAGTGGCAGCCGCTTCGGTCGTCGCCGCGTCCCATGCCCACCCACACGTGTGGGCACGCTGCAGGCAAGTCATATTACCGGCTCGCGCCATGGCAGCACACAGGGTCGTATCAGCGCACAGTCGGTCCGACCGAATAGCGCACAGGCATTCCCAGTGACTGGCACGCGCCGCCATGTCCACGACCGTCTGACGAGAGTCGCCCATGATCGCGACACACGCTCCGGACCGTTGGCGCAAGGCCTCGCGCACCGCGGGCTCCATATAGGCGACACGCGCCGCCGAGGCAAGATCCCAGCAGGGCACAAAGGAAAGAATGTGCAGGGTAATCTCGTTGGGGAGGGAGTAGATTGTTGTTGTTGGCGTGGCCATTGTCATCTGCATCAAAGCCGACTGAGAAAAACAAAGATCCACAAAAAACAAGGACCCTTGGTATAATACGCTGGGAGCCATAAATGGGTCGCGATTGGCGCGCTCAGCCGTAGCCACTTTCATTTTTTTTAATCTGAGGAGCAAAGACAAGATAGCGCTGGCCACCGATGCGAGCGACCGGCGCTGGCACTTGCGTTGTATTCTTTTTGGTGCGCCACACGCACGCGCACAAAAACAAAAAATAGTGGCCCTGTTAGTCTTGCCTGACATCCTGTTGCGTGCTGGTCGATCGTGCGCGTGTGCGCGGTACTGGCTTGTCAAGCGATGAGCACAATTTGCAATTGCACTAATGTCACATGTTGTATACAACTGCCCAGTCAAGCCGTGGCAGTGGCCAACGTCGGACAACGGCCGGCCGGTCGGCCAAGCACACGTGAATTCCACTGTCGACGCCCCTCGTGCGCCAGGACGAAAAGCGTCGAGTTTAGCCCAGGCGCCGTTCAGCGCCAAGTCGACGACACCTGATGCAGCCACCACCCCGCAGGATCCAAATAAAAAAAAAAGACCAAAAAGGCATCGCGGCATTGCGCACGAAAAAAATACACGCAGACTGCTTTAGGTCAATGTGCCCATTCACTCTGTTATTAATAAAACTAATATTTTTATTATCAAAACAATGCCGACAATAGGTCGTAAACACGACCGAGTAGACCGAGAGAGCGGTCGGTCTGTGTGCCCGCGCGAAAGCATCCGTGGGCCATTGCATATTCGTGGCAGGGCGAGCCCTTGCGGGCCAAAGCGATTTCGTAGTCGAGCCGATGCCAAGGGCAGCCGTTTTCGTGGAGGTATTGTAGGCACTCGATGTGGTTGCCGCGCATGGCCTCGCCGCATTCGTAGCCCACCCACGCGTATCCGACCGAGTTCAAATAGGCGAGACACGCGACGTGGCCGTGCCGCGCGGCAACGCCGCCAATCCCATCGTCAAAGGAGAGCACCACCTGATGCACAAGGTCCAATATGTCGACGCGGCCGTTGGCCGCTGCTTCGAGTAGGCACTTGGACGAGAGGGATCCCAGGCGGCCGATGCTCGCCAAATACGCGAGCACATCAAACAGGTCGCACTTGGCAGGCAGAGAGCACGGCGACGTCGCGCACGGAAAGCGTGCGTCGCACGGCGCGCACTCGTGTCGGGGCGCGCTGCATGCTTGTACGACTGCAGCCCATACGCCGCCCTTTAGCGGGCATCCATTCTCGACGGCGTAGCGCAGGCAGTCGACGCGGCCGCCGAGTGCGGCCCAAAGGTAGTCGCCGTGTCCCACGCCCATCCACGCTCGTGAGCACGCTGCAACACGTCGAGGCTGCCACTCGACGCGATGGCTGCGCACAGGGTCTGCTCACTGTGGCACAAGGTCGATCGCATGGCGCACAGACACTGCCAGTGGCCCACGCGGGCCGCCTTGTGGGCATTTGCTGTGGCAGAGTCGTCGCAGAGCCCCCGCCTTTGTCGCGCCACCTCATCCACCACAGGCTGCAGGCGTCGCACGCCAAGGAGCGGCGACAAATCCCAACAGGACAGGAAGGAGAGGATGTGAGTGGCGATTTCGTTGGGGAGAAAAGGGTCCATGTCTGTCTGTTTTTTTTTCGTGTGGTGTTGGATTGCCAGAAGGAGCCGGATACAGAGGAATGGCACAGACCTTGCGACTGGTCCGCCCCTTGTTCATAGCATAGCCGACCAACAGAGACGACGGCATTGGTTGCTCGCCACCAATGAAAAATCAAAAAATCTTTTTGTCGTGTGGTTGGTTGCAACAACAAAAGGAAAGAGAGGGCAAACAAGGCGTATGGTTGGGCGGTGCCATAAAGGACGCCCACGACAAATATCATCAAACAAAACCACCAACTTGTTGGCGCACATCAACCGCCCCACTACAACAAACTCGTCGAGAACCCCCAAAAAGATGAACACCAACGACTTGTCCATCCCTACCGCGCCCCGATACGCTGATGCTGTGCCAATTCTCAACCCGTCCCGATGTCATTGTGCGCGCTGTATCCACCAGACACCGACATCGTCTCCGATTCTAGACTGGCACCGTCTAGGACGCACCGCGCAGGCCGTAACCACAGCGACCGCGGCAGGCATTCTGCAATGCGTCGGCGCCGTGGCGGCCGCCGTGCCTCACGTCGCTGCCTTTTACGCCACAGCCATGGCCGTCCGTGCGGCCACAACCTTTGTCTCTGGCGACGGTCTGCTGCTCGATCTCATTCGACTGGAACCACTGCCCAACAGTCGTGCTTGCAGCCTGGCCATGCTCTCTGCAGCCACTTATGGCGTCGACGTGATCTCTCGAAGAAGGGCGCGCCGAGGCCTTTCGACGGCGCTGATCGACACCTTGTCGCGGGCCATGCGAATGGCCGTTGTCATTGCGACAGCATCGTGCGCCGTCGGCTCCATAGTCGCCCGTTCTACCGACTTTTGTCGGTTTGTCCAATTGCCAGCAAGCGGCTCTCACCTCAAGGCCTACAAAGAGGGTCTGCTCGATGGTGTCGCTCTTGGGGCCACCGTCGCGATCGTTGCGGTGGGAGGCACCATATTGTTTCAGTCGTCCTCTGCGATTGTGACGCGACTTCGACGTGCACTGGCCCGCGTCATCGACACCGAGCCCGACAGCGCCGAAACCCAGCACACAGTTGAACCTGCATGCCGCACCTGTCCAGATGGTCTGGAGACGCCCCCTCTTTCCGACGTTGCCAGAGCAGACTGACCCCTCAAGAACACGCGCTACATTGCCAAGCCGACCCGGTGCGGCGACGGCATCAACCCCCGGTCGGCGGCGTACTCTCTTTTTTTCACCTTTTGTTTTTGTGCCAAATAAACATGATGCAGTGCATATTTGCGCTTTTTTCCCAGAGACGGACCGGCCAAGGACAGGACGGCGCCACGGGACCGTGTCAAGGGCGGTGTCCTATCCTTTTGCGTTGCGCTTTACGATTGCGATCAAGTCCTATCGGAGCGTAGGAACCTCGTGTGGTTGTTGTGTGCCGACCCCCGCATCTCCAAATCCGTTGCACAGATCGTGGTGCCAATGGATGTATGCGCCACCGCGATAGCGCAAAGGGCCACGGATAAAAAAAAGAGGAAAAATAGGGGCCAAGTCGCCCTTGGACTCCTTTTGGAGAGCGGCCTACACGCGCAGCCGATGACGCTCCGATGCTCAAAAAAACGGAAAAAAGGTGTTGTTTGGCTACAAATAAATCGTGTAATGGCACAAATGGTGAAAACCGTGGTTGGCGGTTGGCGACGGCCGCGACGAGCGTCGGAAAAAAGAAGAGGCAGGGAAATGACAAACAAATATCGGGGTTGAGGGGAATTTGCTTTTCTTTTTTTTCCCCATGTTCTGCATCGTGTGCCGTTGAATCGCGACAAGACGTGAAAGTTTTCTGTTGCCTTTTTGTCGATGTCGTTGGCGACGGCCTGGGCAGGCCAGACAGCATCCCGAGGGGAAAAAAGGGCGGAGGGGACGGCTGGAATCATGTGAGCCGGCAGTTGTCCTCGATAAAAGGATCCTCGGGCTTGTCGATCATGCTGAGCGCCGACGCGATCTGGGTAATATCCAGTCCCGGCACGTTGTGCACGATCCAGTCCACACCGCCCCGCCGGCCGGGGTTAATCATCCAGCCGTCGATGGCGGCCTGGGCATCGCGCGTCCCGTAGCGTTCACACAGAAAGGCCACCATACGACCATTGCCTTGGCGCACAGCCTCGACAAGAGCCTCGGCCGTGTAGACGCCACCCATGTCGGCAACCTCTTCCAGCGTCGTCGGCCAGCCGTGCACGACGGCCGCATGGAGGGCATCCCACGTGTGCATGGGCACCATGCCACTGGTGTGCATCCAACGCAGCACATCGGTCATGCCGTCGGCAAGAAGCAACGCGCGCGCCAGGATGGGGGTCAGACACGAGCGACAGCGCGGGTCTTGCGAGAGCCATTGGACGACGCCGAGTTGGTTCCGAAAGGCCGCCTCCAAGACGGCGCTGGGGTGATTCCAGGGGAGACCCCGTGGCGCGACAAGACGCTCACCGCGGTAATCGATGGCCTCGCCTGCCGCCCACTTGAAAAGCGGCAGATTACCGGCAGACGCCGCCGCCGTAAACATTTGGGGGGCGCCCGCCATGGTGAATCCTCTCGACAGGGTCAGCGCGATCGGGACGATGGTCGAGGAGTTTGCCGCGATCTTTGTGGCACAGGCTCCAATCACAATAGAGACCCCAAAGTCCCCCGTACCGGTCATCAGAGCAACGGTCCTTTCCAATTCCTCGTTGTCGACCGCGCGGGTTATCGCCTTGCTGGCAAAGTTGCCATTGGGCGACAAGCGCATATGCTTTGGGTCGAGCACTCGGGTCAGCGCGTCGACGGCGGCAACGTCGCACGCGCTTAGGGCGTCGATGAGTGCATCGGGCGTTGCCTCGAACGACCGGCAGCCGACCGCGTGCATCCGTCTCAGTAGATCGTGCTGGTGGGCGTTGATCGCCGCTCTGGCAATGGTTGATGGACAGCGGCAGGTCTTTGCGCCGTCCGTGCCTGGCGCCTCTAGGTCGGTCCAGCGCTCGTGGGCAAAGGCAACTATGGCTTGGTGACCGTGCCGGGCGGCCTCTGCAATGGTGTGCTCCATCAGGAGACGGGCCGGTGGGCGTACGAGTGGGCATGCGTCGACGAGGTAACGGATCACGCCGACATGGCCGCGGCACGATGCCTCGCGCATGGACACGGCAAGCGCCGACGGTGTGTCTCCCTGGAAGGATGCATCAGCCGTCAAGTACATCATAAACATGGGTTCGGGCAGCGAGTCAGGGCTTGGGCCAAGGTCGGGCGAGGCGGGTCGGGAGCCGCCGCGCGAGCACATTCCGGCCATCTCACCGCCGTCCAGTCCGCAGCACAAATCAGGCGAGACTGGTCGGCTTTCGGCAATGTCGGCAGGGTGGTCGCGCGAGTCCCTGGCGGCGCCGAGCGAATGACAAGGCGACGGCGGCCTCTCGGTGCCATCAGTGGCATCAGTGGCCCATGGCACGCGAAAAACAAAATCGGCCCCGGTGTGCGGCATATGGACGTCGGTCGGTGAGCAAGGCGCTGACGTTGGAAGCGGATAAATGGGCACCTCGGGGTACGGCCAGCATCCAAAGTCCCACGATCCTGGGGCTTGCGCAATCGATTCGCACATCCACTGTACGACGTCCGCTCGTCCGCCCTTGGCCGCCTGGATCAAATTTTCCACGCAAGGCACCAGTCGCCAGCGGTCATAGAGGCCTTGCGCGGCCTCTAACGGTGCCCCCGACTCGATGACATAACCGATCCGCTCGGTGAAAGAGCGCGCCAGCAGGTCGAGCAGATGGCGGCCGCCAAACACGGGCGATGCACGCATACAGGCGACCATGTCGCCGCACGCATCCAGTTGTTGTGCAATGAGGTTGATGATCTCGGGAGGCATCTCTGAGAGGCCGGGGCCTGACATGTCATCGGCGGCAGCAAGCGGCACAGAAGCATGGAGGGCAGCCATCGTGGTCGTCGCGGTTCAAGGTCTGTCACGGCAACACCTTTTTCTTTCTCCTCTGCAATGATCTTGTCGCGCTACTGGCGGCAGTCGCTCGTGCCAACCTATTCCACTGCCCTTTGTTTCCATTTTGGCGTATTCGCCGCATGCGTGCGCCGCTGCGATTTTTACGACGGCAGCGCCAACAAATGCTGCTTATGACGTTGCACAAACTCTTGACTTTTTTGGCCAAACAAAGGTCTTGTCTGAGCCGTCGGGCTCATGGCCATTGGGGGCCGCACTCTCATGCCAGCCCTGGGCCTTTTTATGTGCAACAATGCGACCGAGAAGCACGAGATCGACACACCCGATATGCGCTGCGTCTGTTTATTGCATCGGCGCTTTACGTCTATATTTTGAATGTGTGATCGTACATGCACGCGCCGGCGACGTCAAGCCGAATTCGCTCCGATGCCTCGACACAGCGCACACACTGCATGAGCATCCACGGCATATCATGGGGCTTATATTTGTCGTGACACACGGCGTGCAGGGTCCGCGCCGTCTCCTCCACATCGAGCAAGTAGGGGCCGTTGGTGACAAAGGCGTCTGTCGCCTGGGCGATCCGCTCGCACACGGGGTCTGACACGCTCGGCACAGGGTGGCCGCAACCAATGGATTCCTCCAGGATAAAGTCCTCGGCGCTCCCATCGTCCATAAGGACGGAACAGCCGCTGGCCAAAATCCACCACGCGTTCGGCCCGACTTTGGAGCACGTCGCAGACTCTAGGCTAGTGCTTGCAGATCGGTTAACCGACGACTAAAATCCAGGATTTTAGGGGGATTTTTTGATTTATATGATTTATGATTGGAGAATTTGGTGTGGATTAGTCGACGACTAACCGATCCGCAAGCACTGCTCTAGGCGCGCTCTGCCGCTGGCCATGCACGCCCGCACTAACGGCAACGGCCATGCACCCTCGCCCGTCGTAGGTCGCGCCGGCACCACTACCGACGTCGCTGGACCGGCCTGGCCGGCGAAAAAGGTTGCAGCAGCCTCGCCGACCTTGGCCAGCATGTCGAGTGCCTTGCCAACGTGCCTGATCCTAGTCTTTTCACGCGAGTCCACATCGAGCATCATTGACCGGCAGCCGCCCAGGATTTGCGCCAATGCACGGCACCAGTCCGAGACCGTGCGCACGGCCGCCGCGTCCTCAAGACAGATCGCTGCCGCCATCCGATGCAGAGCGCCGTTGGCCTCGCCATAGTGATAGAGCCGCTCCTTGGGGATGCAAATAGAGTCGGCGGCGTCGACTTTTATGCGGCAATCGTGGCAAAGGCACGTGGTGGCCTCGACAAAGCGATCAACCAGTCTTTCCCACCCCGTAAATGGTTCACCCTGGTCGTTGATGCGCACCACGGGGCCACCCTTGGGCAAATGGGGACCCACATACTCGCGCAAGACCGCTTCGTCGTGCTTTCGGTGGTTCATATGTGTCCCGTATAGTTGCCAGCATTGAGGAAAGAATGGATCGTGGAGAGCCTCTTGTTTGTCTTGTTCTTTTTTTTTCGACCAATGACATGGCCCCTACACACAAAAGCGGGACGAATTGATCAGTTTGTCGACGCACACACATGCGCGCGGAATGGGGTCCGGCCCTGGCTGCATTGTCCCCGCGCCACGTGTGAGCGCCTCAAAATTGCCATTGCGCGCACCGGCCAAGACCAAGGACGCGCAGAAAAGGGGATCGCTCACGCTCGACCGAGCGAACCGATCCAGTCGGCGACGGCACGGTGACCAGCGCCGATGGCCTGGGCATAGCATGCGTCGCGATCGAGCGGACATCCGTTGGCATAGGCCCACACGAGTACGTCGAGATGACCATGCTTGGCGGCTGCCTGGCACGTGCGCGCGTCCCACGGACAGCCAATCTCTCGCAGCCGTCGAAGGGTACCAAGTTGGCCTCCTTTGGCTGCCCCCTGGCACACTGTTGCGCCCAGTATGGATTCGCGCGCGCAGAGAGCGGCAATGACCGCGTCGCGTCCGTAGCGCGCCGCCGTGACGCATGGGTGACCCCGGTACGGGCAGCCAATCTCGACGAGCCATTCGACCACATGGACGTGGCCGTTGATGACGGCCTCATGGAATGCATCCGCCGTCATGCGCCTGCCTTGCGAGCGCTCCCAGCGCAATATGTTGAGGTGACCGCGGGCGGCGGCCACCGCAATCGGATTCGGGGCAAAGCACTGGGGCATCGAGCGCAGCCAGACGACTACATCCAAGTGACCGTGAGTCACCGCCGCCCACCACACAGAGGTGCAGGTGGCCGACACGTAACCGCGCCGCCGACGATCGCCCATTTGCCGGTGCCACCAGCAGAGCAGGTCCAACTGGCCGGTGGCCGCAAAGAGAGCCGACGCATTGTAGGGCATCGGGCATCCCATGGTGTACGCCCACTTTACGGCAGGCCCAAGTTTAGACCGCACCAGGTCGAGCATGCAGTTTAGAGCCGATGGTCTTTTGCGCCGTCCAATCTGAAAGTGCAGGATGACGGCCTCGTGAAAGACCCGACAGACCAGGCTCAAGATACCCACCATGCCCGGCGTAGACTGGGCGACAACGACGGACAGCACGTTGACATCGAGATCGTCAATGGTGGTCGCCATGGCCTCGGTCTTGTGTGGCGGTGCGTGTGTGTGTGTGTGTGGTGTGCCGTCATGCGTCGCACGCTCGCCAACAAGACACCGTGAGGTCCTTTTTTTTTCGTCAACAGCACCGCCAATGTCGCGCATCGGATTGGCCCGATACATAAAAAAGACTCTTTTTTAAAATGTAGAAACAATTTTTTTCCGAATAGACCAAATATTGCCCACCAGGCCAAGGGGATCATGACTAATGGTGGGCAACGGCTAGCCGTCCGGCTAAAACACACAAATTACACTGTCGACGTCCCTACCGTGTCAGGATTAATCCACAATTTTTAGACGCTCGGCTAGCCGTTGCCCAGCATTAATCATGACACGGCGGCCATCGTAGAGACTCGCCATTGTCGACATTGCAAAGTGACGCATCCTATAAATCATTTACCAGGGAGGCGTCCTTGCACTGGCCCAGATCCGCTCTCTGACGAGTCTCACGACCTTATGGCGGTCGAGACCCAATTTGCAAAGAGACAACTCGCGGCGGCGGCCGCCCCTGTCTTGCGCGTGCGCACACTCTGTCGTCACCATCATCCGACCGTCATCCTGTTGTGCCGTCACATGGCCACCCCCGATTTATTTGTCATAGGCCAGGCGCAGCGCCCTCGTTGGTCGCCGTCCTCTCGATTTTGGGATGTCTTTATGGAAAAAAAAAGTCAGACCCTGACGTACACCCGCGTGCCTCTTTTTTAGCAAGCCGCCAACCTTTTGGCGCCGTCGCCTTTTGTCTTGTTGAAAACAGAATGGCGCATCGACCCATCACGATCCTCTTGCACGCTGCCATCTTGGCGACTTTTGTCGTCAACGCCGCCTGCCAGGCACACCCACAAGGGAGCGTCCTCAGTGGACTAGACCGCAATGCCGTCGGGACGACAATTCACTTGACCCCCATGGCCTGGAGTGATCCCACCCTGTCGGTCCGCGTCCGCGCCGTCGTTGGCTCCTTTCCAACGCTCGTCACCGCCGTGGCCACAAAGAGTCAAGGTGGCAGAGGCGACGGTGGTCTCGTGGCAGGGATCGGCCTCTCGCCGGCACTGTGGGCGCATTGGGGCACCTTTTTGCCAGCGCCCGCCGGCATCCTGGCCTTTCCCGGCTACGAGGGCGTTGGCGGATGGCCGCGTATGCCCGCCACCGACGGCGACCTCTTTGTTCACGCCAAGGCCGCACGGCGCGACGTTCTCTATGCACTCGTCGATCTCCTCGTCCAACAGTTGGGCGAGGATGCTATTGATAGTGTCGAGACAGTGAACGCGTGGACCAATGCCCTGGACGGCCAGAACCGCGACCTCACCGGGTTTGTCGACGGCACCGTCAATGCGCCTTCCGCGCAAAAGGCGGCTGCTGGTCTCATCAGTGCCGCGCTGGACCCGGCGCACGCCAATGGGTCCTATGCAATCGCCCAAGTGTGGCGTCACGACCTCGCGGCCTTTCACAGGCTCAACCAGTCGACGCAAGAGGCCGTGTTTGGTCGCACCAAGGTCCAGTCGGCGCCGCTGCCCCACCAGGCGTCGTCGTCGCACGTGGCGCGCGTGCGCCAGAGCGCCCTGGCTACTTTATCGTGCGCCAGGCCATGCCGTGGGGCGACCCGGCCGGCGAGGCGGGCCTCTTGTTTATCGCCTATGCGGGCGACGCGCACCGCTTTGACGCCATGTGCCGGTCGATGGTGGGCAGCGGTCCCGGCATCGTGGGCGCACCTCACGGCGTGCCCGACGCGATCATGCGCTTTTCCGTACCCACTACAGGCAACTATTGGTACTTTCCGTCGATCGAGGTGCTCGCCCGACTCGCCAAGCATAGTGCCTTGCTGCCGTAATTCTTGCACGCCGCCGAGCCTCTGCATGTGTTGTTTGCGTCTGCCGTCCGCCTCTCCCACCTTGCGCACATTCTTTGTCCACCAACAAAAAAAAAGGAAAAGTATACAAAAAAGAGGAGAAAAAACATAGACGACACGAACAAACTATGTGCGCGCGCACGCACAAAAAGGGACGGCAACAAAAAACGCCCACACGGGCAACGGTCCCGCGCAGGCACAGACGCAATTAGCGCTTGCCGACGACCCAAACTCCTTTATAAACGACCCTATAGTAAATCAAACATAAGCGATTTATGGAAATTGATTGGCTTGTATGTAGCAGAGTTTTAGCCGTTAGCAAGCGCTCGCCGCCCTGTCTCTTTTTTGGCGCCAATCGGACAGACGGCTCTTGCGGTATTTGTTTTTGCAAATGTGCATGCCGACAGCGCATCACAGCAGGCGATTGGCTCCTTTTTTGTTTAGCCAATCGCACACCGGCTGGGCATGCCTCGGTCGCCGCAAGTGAGCATCACCAGGCGGCGCACAACAACGACAGCACCGACAGCGTCACAAACACACCACCAACTGCGACAACCATTGCCATACGCGCGGGTACGCCAAAGACAACGACAATGGCGCAACAAAACTTTCGCTGTATTCTGACTGTGGCAGCACTACTCCTCACCGTCGCAGTCGTCACCTCCATGAGCGCAGACACGGTCATAGGTGAGACGCCCGACGACGCGCTGCGTGACCATGCCCAAAGGCAACGGGCCGAGCACGTCGAGGCCCGGCGCAGGCATGAGCAAGAAAAGGAAGACGAAACCGCGCGCAAAAAGCAAGAGCGCGCCCAAGAAGAAAGAGAGCGCGCTGAGCGGTACGAGGCCAATAGGCGGATATGGGCAGAGCACGACCGGCCGGCAAGTACATTCGAGGCGTCGGGAGAGCCATCGAGACAGACGCGACGCTCCAGCACACTCTCACCGAGCACATACGTCGCACGGGCGAGACGACCATAACGTTCATGGGCCACAATTGGCCGGTGGGCTGGGAGGAACGCTTCGTTTTTCGAAGCGAGTACATGCCGCGTGAACAGCGGGGTGCCATGCTCCACCAGATCGACAACGACACTGCGTTGGCCAGGAAGAGAAAGATCAAGGAGGGTCCGTTTGCAGGCTGGATGTTCGAATGCCGTTCGGGATGGATCGAACCCTACTGCCACCTGGTCGACAGGCGAGGCCTCTGGGGCTCTATCAAGGACGTCCTGTTTTAATAAAATGAAAAAAAAGTAAAAAAAAGATGTTGCATGCGACGCCACCTTTTTGTTGTTGCATGGTCGCCACAGCCCGAGGCCGCGCTGGTGTCGAAAGGTGTGAATTGGGAGGAAAAAGAGAGGTCCACAAAATTTGCCTGCCTGTTGTCTGCTACACAAAGCCGCAAGGGAAAAAAGTCGGTCGCAGGCAAAATAGAACCAACGAGCCCGTGCAACAACTTTTTTTTGCGTCGAGCGCCGACTGACCACAACATCACTCGCCAGCCGCGCAGGCGACAAGGAGACAAAACGACCTGCACAACACAAACTGACCTGATGGCGACACAAAGGCAACAATAGCCTCTCTCTTATTGGCCATTGCCTTTTTTTAGTTCCTTCTTGAGCACGAGGACGTGGGCGGGATGGCAAAAATACGCTGCGAGGTCACGATCTAGAGCAACGGCGGCCATGCAGGCGCCGATCGGATCCGCAGAGGGTGGGCAACAGAGCGACCTCGTTGACCGCCTCGTGCGTATGAGCAACGCCCTGTCGAGGGATGATGCCAACGCTCTAGAGGCCAACCACGTGCACGACTGCCCATTGCCCAGTGTCCATGTGCTTTCCCGATGGACGGCGCCTGTTGCCCATGTGTTTGCAGTGGGCCACGGCGGAATCGTAGGGCGTGCCGGGGCAAACTCGATCGTCGTGCGCACCCCGCACCGCAATGGTGCAATCGCCTACGATCCAAGGGACGACATGGGCACCACACTCTGTCCACTGGGCCTCCCTCTGGCCAGGCACGCACATGGTGAGAGTTCATTAACGAGGGCCGTGGCGTGCGGGTCGCGGCAATGCCTCGGTGTGCTGTTGCGTGACGGCGCGCGCGCCGACCCATCAACCGAGGCCCTGCTTGCCGTCGCGCTGGATCGCCTGTTTTGGAACACCGTGGTGGTGGTCGACTGGCACGGCGCAGACCCGCTTTCTTGCCCATTGGCATGGGGCGCGCGCGTGGATCGCCCCGTTGACCCTGTGACCGTTCTCGGCGACCTACTGGCGGCCCTGCCGCGATCGCCCTCTCTTCATCCACTCGACGTCAATCCATTGAGCGTGTTGCGGGCTGTGGTCTCGCGTGGAGGTCACACTGCATACGGAGCAAACTCGGCAGACTTGTGCGATCGCGTTGCCCGTGCCGTTGATATGCTCTTGCGTGCCGGCTACTCGCCCGACGAACCTGTGGCGCACCTGCCCCAAAAGGCGTCGCTCTACGGTCGCCTTCCTCATGGCCAAGTGGCCGACTCGACAGTGGACGCTTTGCAAACCCATGCGACTATACGCCCTCGGATGCCAACAGGCCGTCCCCAACCTATATAGAGTTGGTCGCCATGACCGAGCGCCAGGCGGCCGCGGCCGCGTACGCCCTTGGAAAGGCGCGTATTTATGGATGGGCACACAAAGACGACATTGTCAGCGAGGGCGCTCAGATTATTCAGAGAGCCTATGACGTGTCGCAGACTTTGTCGTGTCTCTAGACCTGTTTTTGGATTCTTTTGGAGCACAACATGCATACTTGGCACATCCCACGCTTTTCATCTGTACATGGGCGCAAGCGTCGTCTCCATAAAGTGCCGCTGGATGATGGCCCCCTCACCCGTCCCAACCGACAATGAACCCCAAGGCCGACCCAACGCTCCAACGAGCACACTATCCCTTGTTTTGCCTTTTTTCTTTATATTTTCTTTTTTGTTTTCAAAAAAAGAAAAGGAAAAACATTGGTCTTGGCCAATGGCAAAAAAGGGTCGCGCAGGGCGGTTGGGCGACGGTACGATTTCAGGGGAGCGGGCACTGTCATCCTCTATTTTGTTTCGAGGCAGTGTGTTTGTGTCTACTTTTTTACATCGCCTCGGCTTGCCGGCCCCCCTAAACCTGCGCCACCTCATCGAAAGAACAACCCAAAAATACCAAAAAAGGGCACTCTGTGGGACGGCAGGCATGAAGACGACCCGATCACCGAAAAGAGGCTGTGCTGCAGAGCACCGGGCCGACGATCCGATGGACCAAGACAACAACCCGACGCGCCAGGTGTCGCCTTTTTTGCTCTTGCCCTACGAGATTGTCGTGGAAATTGTCGGCCACCTCTGTCTGCGCGACGCGGCGGCGGCGGCCGCATCGGGCACGCCTCTGGCCGACGCCGCCCATGAAGTTTTGGACAAAAGACTTGCGTCGGCATTGGCTGCCGCTGGAATCAACACACAGGGCAACATACGGAAAGACGACGTGGCGGCCCACTATGTGGCCCTCCACAACGCCATTGCGCGCGACGACCCGGCGACGGTCGCAGCCGTGCTGCGCGCCGGCGTGGTCCCCTCGCCCGACGCACAAATGCCTCCGATCGAGTTTATGGCCTATTGGGCCACATCTGTCATTGCCACCTTTGGCGTGGCGGGCGACGGTTATGTGTGGGGCGCTCCGGCTCTCGACATGGCGCGTCACGTGCCGTGTCGTGTGCCAGGTCCCGACGGCGTCATACCCTACGAGTTGAGCGACGACCTGGGCGCCTCGCGCGTCCTGGCCGTGTCCCTACCACGCAATGCTCTGCCACACACGCCCCTTGTCAAAGCCATCCGGTGCGGGTCGCGACGCGTCGTAAGGACGCTCTTGGCTGCCGGTGCGCGCCCCCATCCGTCGGTCGAGACTCTGCTGGCCTGCGCCATCGATCGCCTCGTCTATCGCAGCGTGCTCATGGTCCGGCGTCGCCAAGGCAGTACCGCTGGCCGTGTCTTTCCTGCGTGGGACACACCTGAGCACCGCGATGTCGACGGCCCCGGCATCGTCGACGACCTGCTGGCGGCGTTTGCGCGCACACCGCCTCCCTTGGACGCCTTGGACGTCAACCCACTGACTGTCCTGCGCGGCGCTCTGGGATGGGCCTCCATCGCGTACCGCTGGGACCAAGTGGGGGAGCCTTCCGATGGCCCGCTCTCGCGTGTCACCCGTGCGCTGTCGAGTCTCCTCGCCGCTGGCTATTCACCTGATGAACGCATGTCGCTTGTGCCTCAAAACGACGCACTGTATGGTCATCTGGTAGACAGAATTGCCCGTGGGCTCTCGACCCACGCCGACCCAACGCACCCTTTTGACGAGGCGACCGGCATGCGCCGCAAGGTCGTCGACATCACCGAAAGACAAGCGGCCACGGCGACCCACGACGACATCAAGCACGAACCGGTGCGCGCCAACAAGTACGCACCGACCAGAATCATCCCGTTGGGCCTTTCTGCCATCTGCGCGGCCTACGACGCCATTCCCCGGCCCGATGGCGACACAGAGTCTTGATCGCTGAACCCCCACAAATGTTGTTGCGCCGAGCACGCCCTCATCCTGTTTTTTTCTCTAAATCCCATCACATACCGCGCCTGCTCGCCCTTTTTTTCCTACACCGCAGACACTTGCGTGTGTCTCGGTAAAATGATAATAGGAATAATAAGAATGAAAGGAATACACGTGTACAGTTTCCCAAAAAGTGCACAGAAGCCCACACCGGAAAAAGGACCAGCCGACTTTTTGTTTAGAGAAAAATGACGACAGACAAAGGCGCAAGCGCAAAAAGTGACAAGAAAAAAAAGAATAGATTAAAAAGAAAGAGTTTAATGTTGTGGACTTGGGGTGGCGGGAATGTCGTCGAGGCCCCACAGCAGACGCACGGCCGTGCGGCACCGCAACCACAAAGATCCATGGCGGAGGGCCATGTGGTCCAGAAAACCAGAGTAGGCGATGGCCTCGTCTGGCGAAGCGATACGCGGCCAAAAGACGCCGTCTGGGATATGCTTGTGCGCCGAGAGGATAGGGTGTTCTGGGGCCAGAGCAAAAGGTGTGTTCTGAAGGAGCAGCCGTGCGGCCAAGTCTTGGGTAGACTCGGTGTAAACTAGACAGCAAGGGGCCGCGTCCCACCCAAGAGGTGGTCGGTACGTACGGCCGTCGGCGCAGACAAACCCGATGAGTTGCGCCGCCACACCACGACAATGTAACCGATCGCCATTCGAGTAGGTAACGGTCAGCCTGGGGCCGTCGCGATCATCTCTAGATGGCGGATTTTTGGTTGGCTCACTTTTCCACTCGCCAAAGTCGACCGTGCGACCGTCGAGGAGAAACAGGCGCCCCTTGCGTGTTGCGTGTATAGTGTGCACGTCGCCTCTATAGACCACTTTGCCGTCGCGGTCCATGAGTAGGCCAACGGCCGGCTTTCCATGGGAAAAGTTGCCAATAAAGGCGACCCTGCCGTCGATGGCGCGCACGATCCCAACTGCAGAGGGTGCGACGCTCGTGTCGGCAATACCCATGCCGGCGCTTGGACGGTTCTTTTGCGTGACGACGCTCCATGCGCGCGTGCCGCGTCCAGGCACGCCGTGATGCCATGGGCCGTGGCGCACCACCAACGGCCCGCCGCATTTTGGGCGGCCGCCGTTATAGTCGGGTCCGATCAGAGTGCCGACTCTGTGCGGGCGACCTTGAGCCCAATGGCCCTGGTAGAACCCGACGCAGCGATCGCGCAGGCACATATCATCATCATCGCTGTCATAAGCAAGACCGCACCAGGCGACGGCGTGTCCGTCGGGATAGCCCCGTGTCCACTGTCCGCTGACACCTTGCGCCCGAATGGTATTATAGATGGTTCCGCTGGGCAAAAACGTTGTAGCATCAACCGTGGCATAGCCATGGGCCACGTAGACGTCGCGCCGTTCACCAACAATGAGGTCGCCACGATGGTCGTTGTTGAGCGTGCGCCCGACGAGGCACGCCGGCGACCCGTCCAGGTGGGGTCCAAAGAATCGAGGCCGGTGGACGGTGGCCACGGCATAGGCCCATCGGTAGCCACGCACAGAGATGACGTCGGGCCAGTGATGGTGGCACCCAGACAGTGTCGGCCTGGCGATGGCGCCCAACTTGCGGACCGAGTCGGACAGGGGCAGCACACAGCCCTCGGTCGTGTTGGTCGGGTGGAGCAAGCGATCCAAACCACGGTCGACGAGGGCCGCAATATCCAAACCGGCAACGCTTTTGCACAAGGTTGCGATGCAACGGGCACCGCAGGGCGGAAAGGTCATCTCATAAATGCGCTTCCACAGGCGCTCGTCAAAGGCGAGGCGGCGGAGGCGCCAATCGACCACGCTCAGCCTCCCCAAGTCGGCGGGCGCACACCAAGAAAAAATAGCCATCACATGCTCGTCGGCCAACAGGTTCCATACACTGATGTCGGCCACTGTTGGACATGCTATATCGTCTGTACGGCGCCTTTTATTAGCACGAGCATTGGTGTCGATCGAGTCCATGCGAGGGGAGTGGCTGCTAGTGTGCGGCCTTGGCGTCATCGGTACATTCTTGGCGCAAGCGGGCCGACGCTGCCGACGCCTTTTGCACGTCACGGATTAGTTGTGAATTCAAAAAAAAAGGGACCAACCGACAATCGACGACACTGCCAAAACTCAGAGAGGGAAAACAAAGGCGAAAAGGATCGACCAAAAAGGGGACCACTAAAATGGTGTATAGGTCGCTTTGGCCACGCGGTCCCTCCTTTTTATTGCGCGCCTTTGTTCCCTCTTGCCGACGGCCACGGCTTGTGCGCATTGACCGGCAACACTCGGCCCAGTGGTCACTTGTTGTTTCCAACAAACCATTGCCCACAAAGATTGATCGATGCTGTGGCGGTTGGATCCATGCCGACTATATGTAGGCACTCTGCGTCCGCGTACGACGAGCACAGAAAAAGGGCGACCCTTTTTGATGTATCCAAAAAAAAGAGAAAGTTTATCAAACCCAAAAAAGTGTCGGCGATGGGCACCAGCGCAAGAGCAAGGAAAGACACAGAGAAAAAGAATGGGAAAAACAGGGGGAAAAAAGGTTTGGTCTTATGGGTTCGTGACATCAGAGGGTACGCTGTCGAGACCCCACAAGAGGCGCACGGCCGCGCGACACCGGACCCACGCAGGTCCATGACGGGTGGCCATGTGATCCAGAAATTCGGCATAGAGCGAAGCGTCGTCCGGATCGGCGAGGCGTGGCCAAAAGACAAGGTCGTGGACCAAGTCGCACGCTGCAGCGATGCCTTGGCCCCTGGGCCAAGCAAAGGGTGTGTCTTGAATGAGAAGCCCCATGGCCGGTCCGCCGGCAGCATCGGCACGTGGTGAATAGCATCCGATCGCGTCCCACCCAAGAGGCGGTTGGCACACGCGGCCATCGGCATAAACAAATTCGACCGCCGACGCTGGATTGCCGTACCAGCGCATTTGGTCACCATTGGCATAGGCGACGACGACCGTGGGCGTGCCGCGGTTATACTTGGACTCCGGAGGCAGCCCTCTGCTCCATTTGTCTGTCCAACCGGCGAGGATGACCGTGCGACCGTCCGAGAGAAACAGCCGCCCGCGGCGTCCCTCGTGTGACGTGCCCACGTCGCCCTCGTAGCCCACGCTGCCATCTCGGGCCATGAGTCGGCCTGTGGCGGGGTACCATGGTCGCATACTGCCAACAAAGGCAACCTTGCCGTCGGCGGTGCGCACGATCCCAGTCTTTTGGGTGCCATCACTTGTTTCCACAATGCCCGCACCGGCGTTCGGGTGGTTTTCGCGGGCGACGACGCTCCACGCGCGAGCAGGGGGGCTGAATCTGCCGCCGTCCCACAAGCCACACCGCACCACCGATGGCGCACCGCACCGAGGCCAAGGACCTGGACCTGCATAGTCGGGCGCGATGAGGATGCCGGCTCCGTGCGGACGGCCACCCATCCAGAGGCCTTGGTAGAACCCAATGCACCAACTGCGTGGATCGTGCGGCATAAAGCGGCTGCCAGCGTGGGGTACGCCATGCCATGCAATGGCACGCCCAGCCAGTTTGCCGTGCGCCCATTGCCCGCTGGGGCTGTACGCCACAAGATCATGACTGTGGGTGGAATCGCGCGGCACGACTTGAACGACGTCGGCCGTACCGTAGCCGTGTGCCACATGTGCATTTCGCCCTCCGGCAACGAGGTCGCCGCGGTAGAGGGCACCGAGCGAGAGCGAGCGCCCGACGAGGCACGGCGGCGAGCCGTCGAGGTGCGGTCCAAAGAGGCGTGGCCGGTCGACTGTGGCCACGGCATAGGCCCAGCGGTAGCCGCGCACGGCAATGACCTCGGGCCAGTGATGATGACACGTGGGGACCGCCGGGTCCGGGAATTGGCCCAACGCAGAGACCGGTTCGGGCAGTGGGAGCGCACAACCCGTGGTCGTCTCGGCTGGATCGAACATGAGGTCCAGGGCCTGATTGACGAGGCCTTCCATATCCAAACTGGCGACGCTCGCGCCCAAAGTCGCGATGCAATGAGGCTCACAGGGCGGAAAGGCCGCCCAGTAGATGCCCTCCCATAGTCGCTCGTCGAGGGCAAGTCTGCGGAGACGTTGGTCGACTCCACTCAGCCGCCCCAGGTCGGCGGGCGCGCAGTGGGACAGGATAGCCATCACGTGTTCGTCGGCCAGCAAATCCCACACGGCGACGGCGTCGGTCGGCGCCTGTTCCGTAGGCCTGTCCGCGTGGCGCCTCTTGTTGGCGTGCATCGCGCCCGATGCCGGATAAATGACCCGACAGACGGCCAGCATAGAGAAGAAAACCCGGCTCAGTACAAAGTAGAATGATATCATCCTGTTACAACGTGGACCCAGAGGTACAACCATTCGCCTAGCGGTCGCTGCGGCGTCGACGAGACCCATGTGTATGACTGCCGGTGTGTGGCTCGGCCCCTTGCGTGTGTGTATGTTCGCCCACAAACCAACCAACCACACAAAGTGTGCATTGGTCTTTAAAAAAAAGGGAGCCAATCGATCGATTGTGCTGGGATTCGCTCCCAAAGAAAATAGGCACGCGACGACCAAGCAAGGCCGATGGCCTTTGTTGGAGATCGACTAAAAAGACAGGGTTCACAAAGGCGCATATACAACACGATCGCCGGCGAGAACGGCCTGGGCGGTGGCCAACATGATCTGGCACGGCGTTGAAAAGTAGGGCATGTGATTGGCGACAATCTGCCAGTCGCCCTCGTGCTTGGTGGTCGACGCGAGGCCGCGCGCCACAAGAAGATTGACCACGTCGCGGACCCACATATCGACCTGTGCGATTGATGGTCGCCCATCGCGAGGACGGCCCTCCCACAAGGCAAGGGCGCGCAAGAGGGCACAGATAGGGCGTGGGGTGCGGTAAAAAGGAGATGATGACAGGGAAATGTCCACTGCCGACGCGGGGAGGGCATCGAGCAATCGCCCAACAACAGCCGCCGTGTCCACTGTCGATGAGGCGAACCGACCGTGCCAGCCGTCGGCCCACTCTTTGCACTGTGATTTCGGATCACACACGGCGATCGGATAGGTCAAATAGGTCGTACCGAGGCCGTGACCGATTACTGCGTTGATGAGGCCAAACACATTGTTGGGGTCAGGCGCGACGCCACGCTCTGTGAGGGCATCCATGCACGCCAGCGCGCCCCAACACGCGGCAACCGCCAGCGGTGTCTTGAGTGATGCCGTATCGGGACCTGAATACCCATTGTCGTGTTTGAGAAGCGGCTGACCCCACGGTCTATCCTTTTTGGCGCCACAGAGGGCGACGGCACACGTCGATTTGGTCCATGTGACGGGCAATCCAACGCGCAGCACCCTGTGAGGATCGACCGCAGCCATGTCGAGGACGGCCTTCAAAACGGATGGGCGGTCATGAGCAAGGGCAAGCGCCATGACAAAGTCGGCATAAAGTGGGTTGCGTTGCGTGTCGGCGGCGAGACGGTCGAGCCACGCCTGCTGCGTATGAGCAAGTCGAGCAGCGGCGGCACAGCGCCATGGGCGGCATACAGACGAGGTGGCGCCAAAATCAGAGGCGGCGTCTAGGTGGGCAAAGATTGTTGCAAGGGCCTCTTCTGGCAAAAAGGCAAACCCGCCGCCTTTAAGGCTCGGCGGCGGCAAAATGTTGGTCCTGTGTGTCTGCATTGGTCTGGCTTGTTGGGTACGGCGGGTCGGCAACTATGTCTTTTTTTCTTTTTGGTTTTCGCCAACAACAGTGGTGGTCGGCACTGGGTCAGTGGGGTCTCTGGCAAGTGGCTGTCGTATCCCTTTGTCGCCAGTGCCTCCTTTTTTCCAATCAAGATCCATTGGTTCAATTTGAGTGTGCCTTTTGTTTTGGTTTTCTGGTGCGCTTTTTCTTTCCTCAGCGGATGAGGGCTGGCGCCGCCTGTGCGCCTTGCACCCAACCCTGATTTGAAGAAAAAAAATACGGGACCCAGTCCGCACAGACGGCAGCAAGTTGAGCAGGCAAAAAACACTGCCCCTAGACTTTTTGGTATCTTTGTTTGTTCAAATGCATTCACGGTTGTCCGGCAGTTGGTCTCGCCGTCGGCCCCATCCGGTTCGGTTGCCCTTGCCACTGCAGAATTTGGTGGCCGCGATAACTTGTTTTTCGTAGAATTACCTCGATAGCAATGCACGCACTCAGTTGACCATCATTTGTCCAATCATTGTGAGAAAAAGCACACACACCACCATGGCATAAAAAGGCGAGCAGTGATCGTTCATCCCAGCAGCACACAAAGAGAGCAGCAACACCAACAACGACAATGGCAACAAAATCCAATGGTACACCTAACCCAATAATGGCAAAACCAAGTTCCGCAATGGGGCGTGTTCATGCTCACTCTTGTCACTGTGATCACTTTGACGAGTGCAGACCCCATGACAACCGAGATACCAGAGGACGCGCTGCGCGATTATGCCGAAAGGCGCAAAGCCGAGCGCGACGAGGCCCGGCGCAAGCACGCACAGAAAGAGGCACACAGAATCGCACATGAAAAGCAGAGACAAACCGAATGGGAGAAAAAGGAGGCCAAGCAGTACGAAGTCAACCACCAAGTATGGGCAAAGCACGACCCCGCCGGCAAGTACATCCGCGACGTCGGGAGAGCCATTGAGACGGACGCGGCGGTCCAACGCGCGCTCACCGACCACATACGCCACACGGGCGAGACGACCATCACGTTCCTGGACAACAACTGGCCAATAGGTTGGGAGGACAGGATTGTCGGCTGGAGCGAGTATGTGCCAAAGGAGCAGCGCGGTGCCATGCTCCACCAGATCGTCCACGACCCCGACTTGGCGAGAAAGAGAAAGATTGCCGAGGGTCCCTTTGCGGGCTGGACATTTGAATGCCGCTCGGGCTGGTTCAACCCCTACTGCCGCCTCGTCGACCGGAGAGGTCGCTGGGGGTCCATCAAGGACGCCTTGCTGTAAATAAAATCATTCGTGGAAAAAAAAGAGACATGTCCCCCTCACCTGGCGCTTGCCTGTGACAGTCGCACAGCGACCAGACACAAAGAGGGAGCCTGTCGACCGACACATGCGGCCGCATCGCCAGCGCAGTCGCACTGCACGCGCGCATTTCTCGCCCAACAACGACATCATGGTTGGGGCGCCTGTTGTGTGTGTTGAAAAAGCCCCCCCCCCCGAAATGCACGGAAACCATTGCGCAGCAAAAAAAGAAGAGATCGACAAAAAAGCAACTTTTTTTGCGACACAAAAAAAATGTTTTTGCATGTTGCCTAGAGGCGCCCAAAGTGATCTGGGCAGAGACATAGTGGCAAAGGGCCGCTGGTTCGTGTGTAGAGTTGCCTAGTCAATGTTGCAACCACTCACGCGCGCCTCTCCGAGGTCGACAGGCACGCCAGCGCATCGGCGAGGTCGCGCGGATCGGTCGATGCGACAAGGTACTTGTCATAGGCCTTCTCGATCCCGTGGTCCTCGGCATACTTGCAGATCTTGTTGGCAAAGTCGGCCGTGTAGCGCGCGGCCACGGCGTTGGCACGCTCGATGCGCTCGGCCGGCGCCTCGGCCTTGGTGTACGAGACAAGCAACTCGGCGTGCATGTCGCGAAACTTGAGCGCGTGAAAGATGCCCCATGCGGCCGTGTAGTCTTGGAGCGCACGCTGTGCAAATGCCATGCGCAAAAATGCCTGAAACATGTCGGTGGTCCACAGAGGCTTGAGCCACATGTCGGTCCCGTGCTGGCCATAATAGTCGCCCGTCTTGGGGAGGTCGAAAAAGGCCGCGAGGCGGCGGCACAGCATGCCGTCGCACTCGGAGGCGCGGGCGATGGTCCACACCTCCTTGACGGCGTCCCTGATGACGCGGCGCACCTCGCGCATGCGGTCGGCCACGGTCGACGAGCAGGCCTTGACCACGGCGTCGAGCGCCTCGCCCTCGAGCGACCCAAACACGGCCTTCATCGCCGGGTCGCACATACTGACCCCCTCGGGCAAAGGAGAGACCGGCGTGATCGTATACTTGTCGGGTATAGTGGCCTTGTAGGCCCTCCAGCGCACGGAGGCGCTCTCTGCCGGCGCAATCACGCCCGCATACTCTTGATCGTCATTGACGATACCATGGTCGTCGTCGCTGCTGTCCGAGGCGCAAGAGTCCCTGTCAAGGTCCTGGCCCGATTCCAGCGTGACATCATAAGAGACGGTCTTGCAGTCGCGGCACGTGCGCACGCGGTCGTCGCATTCAAGTGTCACTGCATGGGCGCCGTCGTGGAAACCAGAGACGACGGGAGACGCCGGGCACTTTGTGTCAAAGCGCAGCGAGGGCGCCGCCGCGACGGCAAACACGCCTCGAAACAGAGACGTGCCGAGGCCAAACTGGCGAGCGCCCACGACGCGCGTGGGGCGCTCGATCGACGCAAACCTGCGCCGGCACAGCGAGAGCCGCTCCTTGAGCCGCTTGGCATCGGCGTGCGACCCGCGGCACTTGTCGCGCTGGTTGTGGAGCACGATAAACGGCCGATCGACGACCGCGCACACGGCCTTGATCGACGCATACAGAGAGTCAATGTCGCTGTCGCGCACGGGGTCATAGCCGATGACGCCGACGACAAAGGCCACGTCGTCGACCCTGTCGGATCGCGCGATCTCAGACACAATGTACTCGGCATAGGAGCGGGCGCTCTCCTGGTGGCGCTTGCCGCGCGTGTCGATGCACACGAGGTGGTCGGCCTCGATGCGCACTTGGCGCGTGGTGCCCTCGCTGCCGCCGCGGCAGATGTTGAGCGAGGCGCGCGTCTTGGCGTCGATCGACGGGATGAGGCCGGCGATCGTCGAACTCTTGCCCACGCCGGCGTTGCCGATCATGATGATAACGGGCTTGGCGCGGCGATCGCACTCGCTCTGGCGCATGTCGTCCCATTTGCGCGCGAGCGCCTCTAGGTCGTCGCTCTCGCACTTGGGCGCACGCTGATCGTCTCTCTTGGGACCCGCATGGCGCGGCGCGACGGCGCGGGCCTGGCTCTTGTTGTCGACGACGGGCGTGCTCGGCTTGGCTCCCATTTGTGGTCGTCCTTTTCCTTTTTCCTCCACACAGGATTGGTTTTGTTTGTTTGTTGTCGTTGTTGTTATTCTGGATCTGGGCCGTGCGCCAATGTCTTTCCTATGTTTTTTGCCCAACCGAGGAGGAACACGCGCCCTGGTGGTCAATCGAGTGATAAAATGCGTTACAAAAAAAAAGAGGTGACATAGAGACCAGAGCGTAAAGTAATGTGGGCACATAGGCAGTACCCTTTTTTTGCTGGTAGCGGCGTGTATATGTGTGCACGGGCAAGGGCGGAAAAGCACAAGGCGCACTTGTTGCCGCGAGCAGGAATTTATACGCATCCCTACCCCCTTTGTCCTAAACCCAAGGATTCGCTGTTGCGTCTACGTTACCCATGGATCGCACTGGCCAATGGGAGAAAACCGCCAGAGACGGCCGACACAGCATGAACGAAAGGGGGGTAGCGGCATATGCTGGTCGCCTTGTTTGCGGCGTGCTTTGGTGTGTCCCTCCGAATCACGGCTGACGCCGGCCGACTCAACCAAAGACAGGCTGCGGCCAACTCGACCCCGATGGGAACCAAACCCGTCGGCGCTGTTTTTATGGATCGTGAATAAATCGGGCACAAAATGGGCTTGAAACAACATAAATCTGAATGCGGTCTGTTGGAAAATGCTGTGCACAATGTATTCACAATTCATAAAAACAGCAATCGCAGGTTTGGTGTTCCGTCAGAGGCCGCAGTCTCTGGCCGGCCGACCCGAGATCTGCGATCAGCAGGCCGATTGGCGGCTCACGGCAGGGCATTGGGCGTGGCGCCGCAAATGGCATCGACAAAGGCGCGTTGGCGTGCCTCGCAAAAGCCACCGTCGCGCGCCGAGTGGCCCGAGAGGATATAGGCCGAAAAGAGCACAAACTCGGACGATTCGGTGTCGGCAGGCACATAGGTGTAGCCGCCGTACAAACACCCGGCTGTGGGGGCGTGTTTGTGAATGCGCCATTTAATGGGCGAGAGGGTAGCGCCGTGGGCAAGCCTCACCGGTCCTCCCGCGGCCGGCGCGATCGTAAAGGTCAGACCAATTAGGGTGCCGCCGACCCAACGCTCCAGTGCGCAGTCGCCGTTGGCCCAGTGTCGGCAAACCTGCGAGTCATCCCTTGACCCGTCCGCCCTTGCCTCAGTCTTGGTCGTCTGACCGCACGCGGACCATTCGCTGGCAAAGCCGTATGTGGTACTGTCGGCGGCCTCTTGCGGCGGCAGCCACCGGTCGAGGGCGACCGCCTCGTCGTGTCTCGCGCCAAAGAAACGGCCAACCGGCAAATCGTTGATGTAGATGCCCACACTCGTAAATCCCTGGTCGTCAAGGACGAGACCCATACCGTGGAGGCGGCCGTCGACCCATTCGCCCTCGCGCACTCGTCCGTTGGGACTCGTGACCACGCCGTAGCCGTGGAGGGCGCACGTGCCGGTCTTGAACTCGCCGCGAGCGACCGACCCGTCGTCCAGCCGAACGCGACCGATCGTCAGCGAGACGCCGCCGCTGGATCGACACTTGATGGTCGATCTGTCGAGATCAACCTCACAGGCCAGCGCAAAGGCCAGGGGCCCGCCATGTCGTTGAATGGCATCGCGGCAAAGGCGTGCCCACGCCTCGCCGTTGGGATCCACAAGAGCGTCAGGCAGCGTCACGACATCACGCGTGTTGCAGGGCGCCGCCGGATCGGCCGCAGCGCCGACGACCAGACGCAAACGGGCAGACGATTTCGGGCATCGGCCGGTCACCCAAAAGCCGCCGCACCAGTGTGACAAAGGCCGCCTGCCGCGCCGGCTCGTAGCCCCCTGACGACGCCGACCGACCAGACAGGATGTAGTGGGACCAGAGCGCAAAGGCTTTGGCGCCTGGGACAGGCGCGTAGACATGGCCGTCGTAGGGACAGTCGGGCGATGGAATGTGCTTTTCGACGTCCCAGCCCTGTGCATCGAGAACAATAGGGGTGCCGTCGCCGGTCATGATCCCATAGGTCCGCATGTATATGTCGCCATGGAACCAATCACTAATCTCATAGTCGCCGTTGGGCCAATCAACCCGTCGCCTGCCGATGTAAGGCGCGCGCAAGCCCAGTACGAGATTTTGGCCACCAATGTTGTCGTCATCGACAGCAAAGGCCGTGCGCACGCCGCTCGTGGCATCGATAAACATGAGCCCGTGGCCGAAATCATAGTCGAGACTGCGGTCGGGCCAGTGCACCGGCGCGGGCCAGCGATCGTCGTAGCCATGGTGGCCGTCGGGATGCCACCACCAAAACCGCCCGTTGGGATGATCCTCAAGGTAGTGGCCGACCTCAACACGACCGTCGGGTGAGAGGGTGCGCGCCGCTCCAAAGAGCGTGCCTTCCCACCAAAAGCCCTCGGTGACCGTGCCGTCGGGGCGCTGGCGCACGCCGTAGCCATGGAGGGTATAGTGGTCGCCATCGGTCTGTCCGTGCTGGCGTTGATGTCGGCCGGTGTCGCCGATGACGCCGTTGAGGTTGTGCCCGTGAAGTTGGCCATAGTAGATGGTTCCATCAGCACCAAAAAGGCGCCCGACCCTGACCTTGCTGCCGTCGACGTGCATTGAAATGCGGGCCGAATCGTCGACGGGCAGGGCGCAAGCAGCCCAGAACCGGTCGGCACCGCCAACACTGAACATGGCGGCAGCCTTGTTGCGTTGCCACAGACGCTGCTCGGGCGCCTAAGCAAGGGCGGCATAGAAAGGGCGCCTCGCGGCAAAGGGCATTTCATGTCTGACAGTGGCACACAAAGCGGTGGGGGCGGGGGCGGCGCAATCGGTGCACCACGCCGTGGCCATAAGCGGTGAAAAAGGAGGCACATGAGCAGGACGGGGACCAGCAACCCAGGTGCGGCGATGGCGGCGGCAGGGACCAGAAACATGGCCACACAGAGCAAGGTTGGTCGGGTCGTCCGTGTCGCTTTTGGGTTGTGAGCGAGCGTGTGTTTCTCTACGGTATCGTGCGCCCGGTTTTTCTTTTTCCACGCGCCCGTCCAAAGAACCATCGGATTGGTGTCGAGCCCTCTCCTTTTTTCTACCATAACAAAGAGGAGAACATTTTATTGGAGGACAAGCAACCGGTCGAGGGGTTTGAGGGCAATGAGGCGGCCGCGCATGCTTGCGTCCATGCCCACAATATGATGACCCGTCATCCGTGAGAGGAATGGCAATTTTGCACGCACTTGGCAGCACGACCCCCATTGCCGACGCGACTGCACACACACTGTACAGCGGGCGCTTCTTTTTTGACAAGGATGGGGCGGGAGAGGGACGGCGCACCGTGTCCATCTAGTTGATCCCATCGTGCGCACCAACGCCAAAGAAGTTTCTGGCCGCCCTAATGGTCCCAATGCCAGACAGTTGTTTGCAGTATGGACGGCGGGTGTCGCCGGCCGTGTGCGTGCGCACAGAAGCGACCGGTTTTTTTCGTTACTTTTATTTTTTTTCCCAAAAGGTCGTCATCGAGTTTACCAAAAGTGGTCCAGAATTTCAGGCGAGGTCATGGAAGAGAGGATTTCATCGTCATCGGCGGTGGGTTCATGGCAACATGCGCACACATTTGCCACGAGCCAACGCTCGACGCTATGGCGACTTTGGCAGTACCCGACGAGACCCGGCTGGCAGGGGACAAGCCGGTGACGGTGTACCCATTCGACCACGTGCAATCGCCCCACGACGGCTGGCATTACCAAAACATCCAGCGGCCAGTCGAGAGTAGGGTAGCGTCGGCGAATGAGGTCGAGCGCGTAGATGTGACCCATGGCGGCCGCCTCGCCCAAGCCTTCAGGGTCGCAGCCGTCATCGCGTTGATCGCACAGAAAACCGACCAGATCAAGATCGCCCGACACTGCGGCGCTTGTCAGCGCATGTGGATGCCTTATGTCGGGGTATCTCTCGCACAGATAGCGCACTGTGGGCAGGTGTCTGTTGTAGGCGGCAGTTTCCATGTGTATCCACTGGGGCTCAATAACGATGTCGGCATTGCCCAAAAGGCACACGATCTCGACTCGACCCGAAGAAATCGCGTGGTACACCAACGACCTTGCATGCGCATGGACGAGGTCTCGATGACGGTCAAGAAGGTAGGCCAAGACGCGTGGTCCAAGGGAGCCGATGCGGATTGTACCGATGGCCGCAAGGTCGATGGTGTCCAACCATGCGGCCACCGCCACGTGGTCGGCCTCAATGGCGATGCTCAGCAACCTGTGCACCGGGCCAAGCGCACCACTACAGCAGAGGGCCTTTAAAGCGTCCAGGTTGCCCGCGCGACAAAAATCGCTTGGCGTCTTGCAGCCGCGCCATCGTGCCGCACGCGCGTCGTATTCGCGCGTCGTGCACACGTGCCACAATCGCGACGCCACGAGCGCCCTCGTAAAAGAGCGGTCATCGAGCAGCGACATAATAGCATGGCGGATTTCGACGGGCAGGCGCGTGAGGTCCATTTGTTTCTCTGTTTTTTTTCCTCGTGGCACGGCTGGCGTCGCACGGAGAGATGGGGCGCCACAACGTCCTTTTGCCCTTCCTTTTTGTTTCAGTCTGTAAACATTTGAAAGATCTTGTCTGGCGTCGACTTGCAAGGGAGACCAACGGACGGCGCCGCTTGAATTTGTCGACGAAATGGATGCACCGACGGCTCGCCCCTGAGAAAAAAGGGCAGCGCCTTTGCCGACGAAAAATGCACGCATGTGGAAAAAAAGGAAAAACAATGCGTTATTGGGCCATTCAAAAGGTGCCGTGTTTCCATGCGGCGACCGGACCATGCGTTGCTTTTTTCCGGGCTTTTGAGGTTGCCGCGCACGCAAAAGAGTCACAAAAGACCAACGAGCAGCATGCAGCACGACGAGAAGACGTCCGAAATCGATACGACGACCATCGACTTAACGGGTGAATCCCTGCGCCCGCTACCCATGCCAATGATTGACCAGGTTCTTTCCGTGCGCCGAGACGCAGCCCAACGAAAGAAAGAGCAAGATCGTCTGATACACATCCGCTTGACCCTTTTGTTATTCGATACCATTTTTAGTCTATTGCATCCAGGGGTCACGTCTGCGATGTGCATGTCACACTATAGAAAAAAAAATTTCATATGCCGACCGCCTGCAGCGGGCGTGAGGTCGCTCTCATCAACAAGCCACCAAGACGGCAGACAACGGGATTGGGCAGACCTGGCTATGATCAACACCCACGAGAGCCGCATGATTTTGGTCACCAGAGCAGGCAAAAAAGGCGGCGCCGCCAAAGAAACATTTTTCAAAAAAACAGTGAGTTGAGCATCAAGGCCAAATATGGTGGCAAGACAATGACGCTGTCTTTTCTGCCCTTGCGCCCACGCCCACGTACGCGATTTGCAGGACCCGTGCCTGTCGGGTTCAAACTGCAACATCTGCAAAACAGGGCGTCACAAAGTTTCCTCTTTTTTTGGTGTCTGCGCTCTTCCGCGCATTTTGTCATTGTCTGTACAAAATCAGCCATCGCTGGGCATTCGCCGATAAAAGTCGAGGCAACCTCTGGATTGGCCGTGGCGGCGTCGTGCCGAGGCACAAAAAGGGCTACGCTCGCAAAGGCCATATCACCCAACAGCAACACATATCACACATTTGTTTGCATTCGAGCATGTCGCAATCCTCTTCTGCCGTGTCCACCGAGGTTCAGCCTGTTTATCCCCAGACCAACGTGAATGACACGCCCGCCATCGACCCTGTCCCTGCGCCTACTGTCGGGGCTCATCACGAGGAGGTGTCCGCGGCGCCGCCCGCAACCGAAACCTCATCCGTCATGCTTCCTACTGCGTCGCCACCAACCACGGCCAACGATTATAGCAATAGGTTCCATGCGTGTCGATGCAACCACAAGGCCCCTGTCAAGACCCCCGCCAAGGTGCAGGCGGGCACGCCTGCTCCCGCCGCTCGCGCGCCGACCCCGACGTCGCGACCCCGACCCGTCTATGTGTGGATCGTCCTCTTTTGTCTCGTCACCCTTGCTGCGGCGGCCATTTTCTACTATTGCAACTATACCTCGCCGGCAGCAGTGGCTGTGTCTGCCGAGGACGCGACCAGAGCCTGCGTCGACACTGCGATTAATCCGCAAGGGAACACAGACACTGACGACAACGATGACTGGTGTTTGTGCATGTGTGCGATTGGTGTGCCATTGGTGCGCGGTCAAGTGACCACCGACGCGCACGGATCACATTGCGCCTGCCTTTGCGATCTCCCCGACAAGGAGGCGGCGCCCACGTGGCCGCACAATGTCTGCGCGCTGGTCACATTTGCGATCTCGCTCCTCGTCGTCTTTGGCCTATCCTTTTTCTTTTGAGCCCCATGCGCTGTTGCTCCCAAATGAAAAAACAAAAAAATGCATTTTTACGCCAACATAGACAATGCCTTTTTTTCCCTATTATTCCCTGTTTTTTCCCACCAAAAGAAAGTCGTCACGACAGACTCTTTTTTGGGACGCGACGCCGAGACACCACAAGACAGAAAATGAAAGAGGGATCAAAAAAGCAAAAACGAGAATGATAGAAAGATTGCTATTTTTTAGGGCGGCAACGGACATATTGCGACGTGATCGTTTTTGGTCGGCCCGACGTGCATCTTTGTGCGTCAATCGACGGCGCACTCTTGATTGTCGCCCTTGTTGGGTGGGTCTTTTTTTTTTCAAAAACTCGACCGCCCCGTCGGTGACTCGGCCAAAAAATTTGGTGCAAAAAAAAAGAGCGCCCACAACCGAGCACAAATCTGAGCAAACCCGAGCAAATTTTTTTGAGAAAAAAATCGCCCCATACGCCCATAAAAAATGTTTGTTAAGAAAGTTGTCGTTGAGAACCTGTGGCAGCGCCGCCCTCTTTTTTTCTCCTTTGTGCTCGCGAGCGCACGCCAAAAAAAGTGCCGCAAAATCAGACCGCAGAGGCACAAAAGAAGGGGGGAACAGGGGCCGGGTTTTGTGCAAAAATCGATACATTACAAAATGGCACAATGGGCCAAGCGCATCCTCGCCACGATGCGTCACCAGCATTGCGACTGCCTCTTGGAGGTGCGCCCATATGGGGCCGACGAGAGCATCGCGCCCACGAGGATCGTGGCCCATCGCGCCATCCTCGCCAGGGCGGCCTACTTTGGCGCCCTGTTTCGGCACGTCGAACCGGACCGCGTGGACCGACGGGACGCCGACGGCGCGCGCATCTGCCGCTCGGCCTATCTGTTGGAGATGCCCTTTGACCCCGCGGCGCTGGTCTTTGTCGTCGATTGTCTCTATGACGACGACCACGTGGACCGCGCGGCCGAGTGTGCCGACCCCGTGGACGTGATCCACGCCGCCCTGTTTGTCGAAGCGCCCCGGCATCATGTCCGCCGCCTTGTGCGTCTCGTATTGCATACGCTCCTTGCGGCCATCGCTACGCACGCACGCTGTGGAGGGGACGGCCGTGATGCGCGCGGCCAACTGGCCTCTTTTGTGTGGCACATGCTCGCGTCGGGCCTCGAACCGACCGTCAAGACCTGCCTGCTGGGGCGCACCCTGGGTCTGCTCACAGACACGGAGCGCGCAGCCATCATTGACAAACACGTCGATCTGGTGCCCGCACACTTTTACCAGCCGCCGTCCCGCGTGGGCGAGGCCGTCGTCGACGACGGTGGACACCGGTGGAGGACGATCCATCTGCCTTTGACGACATTGCATTTGTGGGCGGCGAGAAGCGCGTCACGTGGGACGGCCTGGTCTTTTCCGGCTTTATGGGACAGACGTCCCATGGAAGCGGCGTCCACGTGTTTATCGACCTTGCGACACACGCAGAGGCCCCGCGCGTGGCGCCGCGCGCCGTCATTATCGAGGTCGCGCATGCCTATGACCCGTTGGATCCGATCTCGGTCGGTCCCTTTTGTCCGGTGCCGCGCGGGACCGCGACACTTGGTGGCCAGCAAGAGGCCAGGCATGCAGCCAGCGGTCGCTCCCTGCGGCATGGCGCAACGCTCGTGCTCGACGGGATGACGGGGGGCGCCGCAGCCATGCACCAAGAGGCTTCTGTCGTGCGCCGCGCGCCCTCGCCCACTGCTAGCGATCTCGAAGCCTATGAGATTGTCCTCTTGGTCGAGGAACTGGACCAGCAACAGGTCGCCTCTTGACACTTGCTCAACACCTCCCCCCCCACCCGGCCGTAGATTTAGGCGTCCTTTTTTTGTTTGCCCCTTTTTTCCTTTGATGGTTTTTGTGTGCATTTTTTTGTAAAAAAATGGGGCACCCTATGTAGCCTTGACGTTGCTATCGGCGCCATCCAAGTCCTTTGTGCCCCCTTTTTTGCCCCTCGCCGTCAAAAGACTTGCTTGTCGCGCGGGCCACGCCCACGGCCTGCCCAAAGCGCCTTGGCTTGGCACAGGTTGTTGTTGTTGTTGGTGGTGGTGGTCTGCTTTTCGTCTGCGCCATCCACGGCAATGCCGCCAAAGGAAAAAGCGCGCTTGGGGGCTTGTTGACGAGACCAAAAAACGCCCCTTTTTTCGAAATGTGTCGCAAAAAATCAGGGAAAGAATGCCTGCCTTTGTTGCGCGGCCCCCGCACCGGCACCTATCGCCACTGCAGGCGTGAAAAAAAAGTGTGGCGCACTGCCGCCAGAGGGCACATTTTTGGCGCCAGTCGCCATTTTGTGGGCTCACAGGCAAAAAAACGGGCCCGGCCATACAAGGGACGACCACAAAAAAGCGGCCGCATGAAAAAAAAGGGGGCTCGATCTGGCCGACTTTTTTTTGGCCTATGTCGACGTGATTTTTTGTCAGGGTCTTTTTTTCATTTGCTCTTTTTTCCTTTCTTTTTTTTCGAGGTGCTTATCTTGCATAGACCTTTTTTATTTTCTACTTTCGAAAAAAGAGAGGGAAAAGAGCAGTGTGGCAAAAAAACAACATCAAAAAGAAGAGGCGCGCGCAATCTAGACGAGGCACACAACAAAACAAGGGGGCCACTATTCACCAGGACGAGATTGTGTCGGCGATGGCACGGCAAGCGGCCCACCGAGAGCCATAGCGAGCCGCCATGTGGTCAAAAAAGGCGTCGCGCTCCTCGCCGCGGGCCACGGGCCAAAAGACAATGTCGGCCAAGGCGCGCATGGCATCGAGCCCTTTGGGCGGCGGTGGGTCTTGTGCCAGGTGCGTGACGACCATGTCGTCGGGACACGCGTCGATCGACACAACAGTATGGTCGTTGTCTTGGTCCTCGGCATCTTCCTCGTCCATGTCGTCATTTGATTGCGATCGATGATCTGGATGTACACCTGGCGTCGGGTCGAGGGATGGCGCCGACAATACATGCCATGGTCCTCGGATGGTGCGGCCGGTAAATGGGGGCAGAGCACGGGATGAAAATGTAAATGCCAACACCACGGGTGTGTCAGAGAGCGATGAGGTTGAGACGAGACAGGTGACCCTATCGCCGGCGGCATATGCAATGGTCACCAGGCGGCGGGCGGCGAACTTGGTCCTGCCAATGTACGACACATGACCGCCGCCTGGCAGAAAAGCCGTGCCTTGACGGGGACGCGGCGAGAGGTCGACGCCCAAAAGACCCGTGTAGATGACCTTGTTGTCACGGTCACGCAGCACGGTGTAGCCCTCACCCACCGGGGCAGAGTAGGCACGGACGTCGCGGTCGCACGCGGCTGCGGCCTTGGCAACCAGCGCATCCGCGTCGGCACTTTGAAAGGCACCACCCTCACCAGAGTCACTCTCGTCGTCGGAATCGTCCGAGTCGACGTCGTGCCCATGTTCGTCGCAGTGGTCGTCATAGGGGTCCGTGTAGGTATCTTCACAGGCGACGCTGCCATCGGGACGCAAGACAATGTGGTGCATAAGCGCATGGAGGGAGCCCCTGTGACGTCCGTAGCGCACTAGGCCGCGCGCCGAACAAAACAGGCCCGCGCCTGTGGGATAGCCCGGCGGGTTCCACTTGCCGTCATAGACTGCACTGCAAAGGACAGCGAGGCCGCGCCCGTGGGGTCTGCCGCTGTCGCATGTGCCGTCAAAGTAGACGACCTGACCGCCGCGTCCATAGTTGAAGACGCGCATGACGCCCTCGGCGGCGCCGTGGCTCCAACAACCCGCCATCCGGTAGTTGGCGGCGGTGGGGCCAACCCCTCTGTCGCGCTTTGGGTGCGCCCTTGCCCAGACGGTGAGGGTGCCGCGGCCGTGCGGCTGGTCCTGCGCATCGACCTCGCCACTGTATGTGCACACGCGACGCGTGCCGGCTCCTTTGCCAGACACGCTCCACCCGAGCAGGGGCAATGGATGCCATTGCCAGTCGGCCATATCAACAATGCGTCCGACACGTTGGGGCTTTCGTCCCGGCCCCGCGCGGTAGGTCACGGGCGGTGTCAATGACGAGGCATACAACCACCGATGATCGCACGTGTCGTCGCCATCGTCCCGCGGCACGTGGCACACGCAACCGCCCACAGGGTCTCCACCTGTAAACACATCCCACGACCAAGGCGGCGGTGGTGCTGCGGGTCCGCTAGGGGCACGGTCCGTTTGGCACTCGCGCGCATCGGTCGCCAGCCAGTGCCGTACGCGGTCCGTCAAACCATTAGCGTAGTCACGTCCGCGCCTGCGCGCACACGCTGGACCGGCGGGGCATGTCGGGTCGACCTCTGCGCGCATACGGCACAAATTCTGCCAAAGGCGGTCGTCGCGCGCCACAGCGTGTGTGCGGCGATCAATCTGCGCCAGCCGTGCCAGCGCTTTGATGCCGCAATGCTCGGCAATCAGGTAGACGACCTCGTCGGGCAAGTCGGCCCACATAGGACCGCCACCGTTGCCATGCCCAACAACACCAAACCCGCCTGTCATCCCTGTGGTGTCGATGTTGCCAGCCACATGGGGATTGGGCCGCCGGCGCTTGCAAGGTCGTGCGGGTGGCTTGTTTGGCGCGTCCAAGGCATCCTTTGTGCCACGCTCCATCCTCGATGCGGCAAAAGAAAAACAAACGGCCCGAGGACCGGCGTGCTCTTTTTTTTATTGTAGTTTTTTTTTGGTTGCAAGCAGGAAGATTATGCAATGCGATAATTGGCTAGCCCCTGCCGGGAATGGAGCGGCCGCCAACCGTTGACGCGGCATGAATTAGAACCGTCACACAAAGAGGGCACCGCGTGCCGTGGGCGACACCGCATTGTTCCTCTCGGGTCGAGTTGGAACGGAAAAAAAAAGTGCAAATCAATGACGTCCGACCATTGAGGAAAAAGGTCTGAGGAGGCTCTAGCAACGACCGAGCGACAAGACCTGAAGAAAACACCAAAGAAAAAAGGCCGACGAAAAACCAAGAAACCTCGTAGAGGGGAGGGCGATGAATGCGCCGCGCTCGCCGGTGCCTGGCCGACTCGCAAAACCGGCGGCGAGACCGCCGGGCGAACTTTTCAATCGCAACGGCGCCCGCATGTGCGACGCCCTTGGCTGCCGACGCCATGCGCGCGTTGTGCAAGTTTATCGCGGCCTGTTTGTCAGCGCCATGCGGCCGCCGCTTCGCGCATCCGTGCTCGCATCGCGCCGCATCGTGGCGACGCCGAGGCGCGTGTCGCCGAAATCGTGTTTCGAAAGTGCCTCGACATCGGCCACTTGCGCTACGCCGTGCGGCTCGCTGCTCACACTGGCTGGATCGCCACACGTCCCGGCGCAGGTGAGCAGGACACAACGGACGGCAATTGCGGCGTGCAAGGTGATAGCGCTCTTTTGACGGCGACCGTAGGCCCCTTGCCGCGGCAAGTTGGCAGTCTCGATGAGCAACATGGCGGCGTCGGTGCGCATCCTCTGGCCGTTGACTGGCACTGCCGCAACAGACATCGACACGCCGGAGCACATGACCGTTTTGCAATGCGCGCTGGACGACGGGTCAAAATGGGCGCCTGCGCTTCTGCCCGCTCAACGCACACACGATTCTGTGGGACCTCGGGTGTGCCCATGCGCGCACGCCGCCCCGATGTGCACCCCAACACACACATGTTTGCCCTATACTGCGCGTGCGCCATCCACGTTGGATCACTCGGCGCGCGACGCAAAGGGTCCGACTGTCGACGGACTGACCTTGACCATATGCCGTGCCGCCGGTTGCACCAAGGTTGCGCACGTGCTGATCAGCGGCGAAGGCATCTTTTGCCAACGCCACGGACGCATCGCGTACGCCGCGCGTATGTGCGCTGTGGCGCTCATCGGCAATGTGCCCTTTACCTGTGCTGCTGCAGTCGTCGCCGGCGATACCGACGTGCGTGTCTCACCGGAAGCATGGGCGGTCGCGGGTCAACGAGCCCCAGCACGCTCCTGATGGAATCTCTCCTCTTTCGTCCCGTTTGGGGGCGCGCACTCTGCTGGGTTGGGTCATGCGCCGCCGGCGATGGCTGCGTGATGGCGTGCCATGGAACAAAGGGAAACCCCACCAAACACATCGCAAGAAAAAAAAGATGAAAATATGATTGTTTGTTTCATTTTTTATGGGCAACGACGACCAGCCAAGCGCAAGAGATTGTCGGGTGACGACGATGGCTCTAACAGCGCACAGGCACATGAATCTCGACGACCTTGTCTTTGGCATAGCCCGAGTGGGCGCGCTCTTCGCGATAGCCCAACGGGTTGTTGACGACGCGCACCGTGTGCTTTGTGTCGGCGTCGGTGCCGCTGCCGTTGCCATTGCCATCAGTGTCGCTGCCAATTGTGACCTCGTAATCACACGCCGCGTGCGTGTGACCGTGCAGCCAGAGGACGACGGGCGGGCGCATGAGGCGCTCTAGGTCGGTGACAAAGGCGCACGTCACCAACGAGGTCGCATAACGCCGGTGGATCGACTTGAACGAGGGCGCGTGGTGGGTGAGCACGACAACCGGTTGGCCACCGGTGGACACGACCGCCGCCTCGGCAATCTGCTCCTGGAGAAACTCGACCGCCGCCGCATGGAGCGCGTTGGTGTCGTCGACAGTCAAGAGGCCGTCGCCGTTGCTCAATGACGGGGCCGACGAGCGGCGACTGTCCTCGTCATTGTCGCCATGCCACCGAGAATCGTCCTCACCGTCGGCATAGGTGTCGACAAAGGTCCACTTGGACGGCCGACGCTTGGGCAAAGGTTCGGTTGGCGTATGGACGTTGGTGGTGCGGATCAGATGATAGTCGTTCATGTCCTTGGTGCACCGCTTCCGCAAGGCCTCGGGCACAAACGACCACAGGGTGGACCCGACGTAGCGCACGCCATCGATGACCACGATGTCATCGTCTAAAAAGTGCACGTTGGCATGGGCGGCGCAGGCCTCGCGTATCATCACCGCCAGGTCGGCCATCGTGGGCGCGTCCGGCGCCGACCCGCCATAGTATTCGTGGTTGCCGGCGATCACCAACACGTGCTCGTAGCGTGCCGCCATGGCCGCGAGAAAGGTTCCATAAATGGGTTTGGCGGGCGAGCCAATGTCGCCGACCAACGCCAAGATGGACGCTCCGGTGGGCGCAACAATCTCGTCCACGTTGAGGGTCTCGGGGTCGGCAAATTCGAGGTGCAGGTCCGACGCCACCTGGATGCGCACTGTCGTTGTCGCCTGCCGTGGCAACCCTGTCGCCGAGGCATGTGCGGCCTCTGTCGTGTTCATCCTTTTTTTCATTTTCTTTTTGGTTTTTCTTTGGTGTGTAAAGCGTCGGTCCTGCAAGTCTTTTTTTTTTGCAGGGTCGCGTCCTGTACTGGCGCCGACAGGGGCGCGCCACCCGACCTGTTTTGTTTCCTGTTGGCAGCAAACCTATCGAAAAAACAATGGCCTTTCTTTTTGGGCTTTTTCTGCATTTTGAAGCAGACACAGGAAATGGGCGAGCGGAGGGATTGGCGTCGGGCGCGTCTTTTTCCCTTTTGCCGTGCTCCGGCCATGGCTGTGCTAGACTTGGTAAAAAGGGTCGGCAAAGGCGAGCAGGTTCCCGTTGACCATGTGTCGAATTGCGGGCGCCCCACCAGTTGTCGTGTTGTTGTTGTCGGTCATGCCGCGCGGGCGGCAGCGTCGGGTCTCTTGGCCACCCCCAGAGGCATCGCACGCCGTCTCATGAGGACTGTTCATGTCGTCGGCCTTGCGCTTGTGTCCTGTCGCCTCTCGTTGCATTTTTTTTGCGCGTGGTCTGATGTGTTGCTGTTTCTTTTCCGACGGACCCACTGCCTTGTGCGACCGGCGCTTTTTCCACCCTTGCGCCATTCTTTTGCTCTCGCGCCACCAACACGGTTGCGCGCACGCCCCGCTCCTCGGCCGTCTGCCCGCGGCGGCGCCGGACCGCGCAATCGTGCAAAACCATCGCTTCCAAGTGTGCTGGCATCCCATCGACGTGTTTGTGGACAGACCGAATTAACGCCGAGCAACGGCTAGCCGAACGGCTAAAAATCGCGGATTAATCCTGGCACAGTAGGCACGTCGACAGCGGAATTCGCATGTTTCAGCCGCTCGGCTAGCCGTTGCCCACCGCTAGACAGAATCGAATGACCCTCTGCCGATTTAGTCGCCCGTTCTTGCTGTGTGGCCTTTTTGATCATCTCGATAAACCGGCCATCGCCAGACTCCTTTTTATTCTGGTGTCTTTGCGACACAAAAAGGTACTAGAAAGAAAAATGGCGCAACAAAAGGGCGGCCTACGAGTCGCACGAATTGTCCTTGCCCTCGCCTGCAAAAGCAGAGCCTGCAGCCTCGCCGGCGGCGGCACGCAACACTGGCTCCATAAAGTCGATCCACGCCGGTGGCCTCTTTGTTGTTTCGTCGTCGTCGCCGTCACAAACAGTACCGTCGTCATCGTCGTCATCGTCACTAGAGGCTTCAAAGTACGAGCCGACCCAACGGGGCAGGGCCTCGCGTACGGCGGCAACGTCGCACACGACGCTGCGGCGCACCACCAGGTGGTAGACGACGGCCGTGGCGCCGATCGAGGCGCAAGAGATCACATAAGAGGCGTCAAAGCCTAGGCCTGTCTGACCGCACAGCCAGTCAATGGCGCCTACGGCCCTCGTCGGCTTGAGGACGTGCGATGCCTGCTGACCGTCAAAGATGCCTGGAAAGGCGGCGGCCAAATGGACCGCGTCCACGGCATTCATGGGGACACCCACGCCACGGTCGATGGCCCCTCGAAGGGTGCCCCGCGCGCCTGCCCGAGGCAATGACAACAGGGTCGCAAGGGGCAGCGGGCATCGGGGCAAGACGGTGCTGTAGAGACGCGACCATGGCTTGCGCCGTTTGGTTCTGTCGAGGGTGGCAATGGTCTCTGTGACGTTGTTGACAGTCGCGCGGTCAATGCCATAGCGCGATGCCATGGCGCACGCGTGACGCTCGTATCCGGCGACGGCCAAGAGAGCGACCACGTCGATGGTCCACGCCGGCGGCGGCGAGTCGGGCAACCATGGTGCATCGGCAGCGCGCTCGGGTGCCAGTGCCTCTAGAACCTCAACGTCCCCGTAAGTCGCGGCAGTCAGAGCCGCACGTCTCGGCCAGCGCACCGATGACTGACGCAAAAGGGCCAGCGCCCGCTCTCTCGAATCTTTTACGCGACAGCCACGCTTATGGGGCGACGGCCACAGGGCAAAACAGACCTGACGACCGCCGAGTGAGAGCGGCCCCGTGTACGTCAAGTGCTCGACATGGAGGGTTGCCGTGCACGGCCTACACTCTTTGCCGTCCCAGCACCGACCAAACACCTGACCGCACATCCCCAGCGCCCATGCACGGGGAAAGTGCCTCGACAGGATGTCGGCCACCTTGGTGCCGACGGTCGGGTCGGCGGCGGCAAGCACGTGCCGATGGAGGCGCTTGTTGGTACACGCGCCATTGAGACTATAGTGAATGCGTTCGGCGTCTTTGTCGTTGTCGGCGTCCTCCTCCAGAGACTCGCGCGCCAAGGCGCACAGGCGATCGGCCTCGTCAAAGCGCCCCGTGAGAAAGGCCTCCCATAGGGCCTCGACTCGATTCGGCGTCCACGCGGGCGTGCGCGGCTCGTTGCACTCTATGCGCCCAATGGCGGGCGCGTGCTGGCGGATGATTGCGATGGCCTCGCGACCGATCCGCCGTCTCAGCACCGACCCGACGCCGGAACTCGTCGCATTAAACTGCTGGGCACCGCGACACAAAAAGGCAAGACGGGCAAGGGCGACCGGGTCGTCGCCGGCGTCCGCCGCGCGGTCGAACACGTTGGTGACGCCCACGCACGCGAGCACGTTCAAGTGGTGGCCCATGGGCTCGCTGATTTCCTTGGCGGTGAGGCATTCACGGACGCACGCATAGTGGCCGCGCGCGATGGCGCCCTCGACGCCCAGGACGTCGGCGCTCTCCCACACATACTGGCGAAAGACGCACGTGCCAGTCATCTCGTGGGCCAGCGTCGCGGCGGCAGCGTCAATGGGACCGCTCGCCTGGTAGCAACAGAGGGCGTCGTAGAGCAGCCACGACGCCAGCGCCCGGCGCGACTCTGCCTCGCCCAGATGGGCAAAGGCCGGCAGGACCAAGGCCTCGACCCGGAGGTACAGGGCGCGCGCGTCGTCGAGCCGGTCGGCGGCCATCAACTTGGTGATGTGCACCGAGTAACACATGGTACTGCAGCCCATAAATATGGTCAAGTCGATCCCATCAGCGCGTTGGCCGCACGAGCAGCGGTCGCATATGTGCATGTCGCAACCGCACATGCATTCGCCGATGGCCACTGCCGGGCGCAGGGCCATGGCCTGTTGATGCATCAGGACACGCAGGCGCGTGCGGCGCCGACGTAGCCGACGGCGCCGCGCGGGTCAAGGAAAGAAAGGATCTCGCAATGCACTTCGGGTGGGAGATTGACGAGCGTCAACGGCGCCGAATCGAGGTCGGGATTGTCGTCCGGCGTCAACGGGTGCGCAGTTGTCGTTGAAGAGATTTCAATATCAAGACGGTCGTCACGACCAATGCAACCCCTCTTGTTTGACGAGGCACCATGGCCGTCGTCGGTCTTTCTGTTGCGTTGCTTTTTTTCGTCGTCGCCGTCGCTATCGTTGACATTGTCACCACAACAACTGTCGGGAGCACGTAGTGGCAAGAGCACATAGGCGGCGCCCGTCAAGAGCGCCGACCATAAAAGACAAAACAACCACCAAGAACCGTCCATTGCGATCTCAGTCACACACACAGCACAAAATAGAATAGCGATGTCTCTCGCCCGTCTTTTTCTTTTTGAATTGTGCTCTCGGCAACTTTTGTGAGGTGGCACCCGCAGCGCGCTCGCGCCAGACACGCGTGCCAGTTTGCCACTGAGATCATTTAGACCAACGACGATCGGCGCTCCGAGCAATCCTTTGGAACCAACTGCGAGCCACCGACAGCAAAAAGAGGGCCGAAACATGGCGTGCAGGAATGCCTGCACGCAAATTCTATCGAGGGTCTCAAAAAAAAAGAAACATTGACCCAGTGATTTTTTGGCATGTGTTTTTATTGTCGATAGGGGAAAAAGAGGGCGTCTTGTTGGCGTCAACTTTTTTGGTTTGTGTGTACAGGTTGCCGGAGAAGGGGTGCCAGAGTCGCACGAGCGGCAAAGTAGTCGCAGTAAAAAGATCCATAAGGAAAAGAAAAAAAAAGATCGAGGCAACGGAAAAGAAAAAAGAAATGGGTGGTGCTGACAGCGGCACGGGGGAAAAAAAGGGGGCTCACACGGGCAGCGAGTGCGCGTCGGCATTGCCGCTCATGGCCTCGAGTTTCGCGAGGACCTCGGCCATCGACGGGCGCTTGCTGGGCTTTTCGTGCCAGCAGCGGCACACGAGTTTGGCCAGGTCGGCCGGACAGTCGCCGGGGATGTCCAGGCGCGTGCCCTCGATCACGGCCAGCGTGGTGGCCATAAAGTTGCGCCCGTCGTAGGGCTGCTTGCGCGCGATGATCTCCCACATGACGACGCCAAACGAGTAGACATCGGCCTTTTCCGAATACTTTTCGCCGCGCAAGATCTCGGGCGCCGTCCACGCCGGCGTGCCGCAGCGGGTCATCGTCGCATTGTCCTGGCGGATGCGGGCAAAGCCAAAGTCGGCCACCTTGACGGTGAAATTGTCGTCGACGAGCAGGTTGGACGACTTTTGGAGGTCGCGGTGCACGATCGGCCGTTCGCGCCCGTGCAGATAGGCCACGCCGGCGGCGGCCGTGCGCATGAGTTTCATGCGGTCGGCCCACCGTATGGGGATCGACCTGTTGTAGAGTATGGTGTTCAGGCTGCCGCCCTTGATAAACTCGGTCACCAGGCACAGGTTGGGCCGGTGCACACATGCGCCGATAAACACCACGATGTTGGGGTGGTTGAGTCCGAGCATGAGGGCGATCTCGGCGCGGAGGTTGAGCATGGCCCGCTCGTCGAGTTGCTGGCGGATAAAGCGCTTGACGGCCACGTCGACGCCCTTCCAGCGGCGCGGTAGACGACGCCATACGAGCCGACGCCCACCTGGGCGCCCAGTTGCACGTCGGCAAAGTCAATCACCCAGCGGCACATGTTGGCCGATGTGAGGTAGCGCTGCTCGTCGCCGGCGGCCATGAGCCCGAGGTCCTCGTCGGTAGCGTCGCCGTCCATGCGCGACCGCGACGAGTGGTCGCGATCCGATGCCGTCGACGAGGCCGTCGACTCGGCGGCAATCATGCCGGCACCAAAGAAGCGGCCTTCGAGGCCCGGCACGGTCAGTTCATAGAGGGCCGTGTGGATGCTCGACACGACGTCGGGCAGATCGACGCGGCCCACGCGACGCGTGATCCAGTGGTGGGCGCCGCCGGCGTCCGCGTCGTCTGCCAGTGCCTTGTAGGCTGCGGCACTGAGCACCACCTGGCCGCCGGCGTGGGCGAGCGCCGTGATGCGCGCGGTGGCGTCGACAGTGGGACCTATGTAGGCCACGCGCTTTGGTGGCCGGATCGCGCGTGATACGCGGCGCACCCGTGTGGATGCCCATGCGCGCCCTGATACCGCAAAAGAGCACACGGTCGTCGACGCCGCCCCACTCCTCGGCGCGGCTGGGTGGTCGAGCAGGGGCCGCGGCCAGGGCACCTCCAAGAGGGCGCGCTGCGCCCGGCGCACCAGGCGACGGCATCAGTGACGCGCTCAAACGCCAGGCAAAACGAGCCCTCGCCCGTGTTGCGTTGTGCCTCGCCGATGCTGCGGGCGCCCACGGCGAGCAGCGACTCGTAGCCGGGTGCGCCGGCAAGAGGCTCCGGAGGGTCTCGTTGTAGGCCATGGTGCGTCGCGCATGGCCTCGGGGTCGTGCTCCCACAGCGACACGGCACGCGCCACGTCGGCAAACACGATCGCCATCGTGCCCTCGGGCGGGCGCACGCCACCCACATCGCGCCAGCGGCGACCAGGGCATTGCCGCGGCCCGACCGACCCCCAGTGTCGTCGACGAGCCCGTGTCATAGTCGCCCGTGCCGGCCACCGACGAGGTCGACGGCAGGGTCCACGAAGCGCCCGTGTGATGGGCGTCGGCGCGCTTGACCTTGGGCATGCTGTCCTCGCCGACGAGCCCGACGACGACACACCGACGCCGCTGCTCGACTCGCCGTGCATGGCCGACAGGCGCGTCATGACCTCCATAAAGGTCGGGCGCACCGTCGGGTCCCTTATGCCAGCAGTCGTTGACGAGGTCGACATAGGCCTGCGGATGGGCCGCCGGCAGGTCGTCGGGCATGCGCGGGCGCGCGTCGTCGCGGATGACCGCCACGGCAATGGCCGCCGGCGACATGCCCGCATAGGGCTGCTCGCGCGTGAGCACTCCCACAGGATGATGCAAACGAGTAGACGTCGGCCATGGCATAGTCGACGTCCAGCGACTCGTTGAGCACCTCGGGCGCCATCCAGTGCACGCTGCCAATGGGCGCCACGCCCACGCCGTCGGCCAGGTCGGCCCGGAACTTGGTCAGGCCAAAGTCTGACACCTTGACATTCCACTTGTTGTCGAGCAGCAGGTTGAGCGACTTGACGTCGCGGTGCACAATGCCTGTCCACCCCGAAAAAGAGATACGAAACAAGAAAAAAATGGGGAAAAGATGAAGGTCAATAAAGATCAAAGAGAAAAAACCGGGCCATGGGGATCGGGCCGTACCCGACGAGTGCAAAAAGTAGAGCCCTTTGGAGCCTGGTAGGCCATCTTGGCCTTGAGCATAAAGGGCAACTCGGGGATGAGTTCATTGTGGAGCAACTGGGCACATCAACAATGACCACACCAATACAGTGCGAAAAAAGAGTCTGTCAGAAAAGGACAAACACTAATGAAAAAAAAAAGAGGCGACTGGCCTGGATGTGTGCATGCATGTACCTCGTAGAGCGAGCCGAGGGCCATGTATTCCATGACGATGCACATGTTGGGCGGCTTGGTGCACGCCGCCATAAAACAAGACCACGTTGGGATGGCGCAGCGATGTCATCACGCGCACCTGCATCGCACACAAGATAACAAAAAATGCAATCTGTTAGCACGCGCTCCACAGGCATAACTATTTGGGGTACGACAAAAGCCCACATGCACACACACACATGTAATAAAAATTGAGGGGGGGGTGGGAACAAAAAACAGCGTACCTCTTCGCAAAAGTTGCGCTCCATCTCGCGCGTGACCTTGTCGGCCGACATCGACTTGACGGCCACGTCGGTGCCCTTCCACACGGCGCGGCGCACCTCGCCATAGCCGCCGCTGCCGAGCGACTCGCCCATCTCCAACTCGTCATAGGAGATCTCCCAGTCGCTGTCGGCGTTGCCGCGGCGGCCGCGATAGACAATGGCCAGGCCGACGACGAGGGCCACGCAGGCGGCCACGACGAGCACGACCGCCAGCGTCGGCAGACCGACGGCGAGCGCCACGACAAGGGTCGAATCGCTGCCGCCCGACGACTCTTCGGTCTCGCAGGCGTCGCCCTCATAGCCCTTTTCGCACACGCACTTGCCGCTGGTACCGGCAGTGCCCGGCACGCAGGTGCCGCGATTCATGCACAGGGTGCCGTCGGCGATGCAGCCGGCGAGCGCGCTCACCTTGCGGCCGTCGCATTCAAAGCGCGCCAGCGCATTGAGTACGTTGGCGGCGAGACGCGAGTCGGCCGTCGTCGCCACGGCAAAGCCCTGACGGCGTGCGGCCGCGAGGGCCGCCGCGTCGCTCTGCGTCCACCAAAAGAGGTCGGCCAGCGCGGCCGCCTTGGTACAGTCGGGCATCGTGGCGTCGCGGTAGGCGGCGCTCACGAGCACGGTCGCCGGCCATGCCGTGGACGCGCCCGCCTCGGGCACGGGCACCACCGTGTCAAAAGAGGTCATGCCGTCGACGCCGTTGGCCAGCACATAGGCGTTGAGCGCGGCCGTCACCGAGCCGACGCTGGGCGCAATGGCCGTCGGACCCGAGGCAAGAGAGTTTACGACGACAGAGGCGGCACGCACCGTGTTGATGCGCGAGATCAGGCCCACGTCAAACTGGGGCCACAGGGCAAAGCCGCCCTCGTGGTCAAAGAGCGCCTCGCCGACGCCAAACGAAGCCGTGACAGACACGGATGCGTTGAACATGTCCTGGACGGGGTAGTGCGGAAGGCGGCTGGGACCGACGGCGGCGGCAAAGTCTGGCACGCGCTCGCTCAGCCACGAGGTGAGCAGCCAGTTGAGGTCGGCGTCGACGTCGTGGACAATGACGACAATGTCCAGCGCTGGCAGGGCAAGGCCCTCGTTGGTGGCGGCGATGCGCGGGTCGTCCCACGAGCGCACCTCGCCCAGGTAGATGCCGGCAATGGTGGGCACGTCGAGGGCAAGTGCTCGACCATCGAGACCGGGCACGTTGTAGGCCGGCACGAGGGCAAAGGCCGCCAGCGGCACGACCGACAGATCGTCGGGGAGAGCGCGTAGGCTGCGCCGAGACCCAAACAATTCAGACGAGGCCGTGGACGCGCGGGCGCCAATCGTGGTCACGCCATAGTCGCCGCCATAGTCGGTCTGCAGGCCCACGGCGTCGGCCGACGAGGTCTCATAATAGGTGGCCTTGGTGCCCGTCGACGGGCGCTGGTTGACCCACGTGGTCATGACCGACAGCGGCGCGCCATAGCCGATGAGGATGTCCGTCTCAAACGAGGGTGCATAGTTGCACAGGATGCCGTCGAGGCTGTCGACAACGCGCTTCTTGAGGCTCTGATCGAGCGGGGCAAAGTTGAGCGCCGCCATGCCCTTGGTGGCGCCGTCGTTGGTGTGCACCCAGGCGAGAAAGTTGACCAGTTCGCTGATGCGCGTGCAGTCGTCCTGCACAAACCGGTTGCTCAGGGCCACAAGGGGCACATAGGCCATGGGCCACGAGCCGTTGCCCGGCGCGTCATAGATGGGGATGGCCAGGTTGCCGGCGGCGTACTGGGCGCTAAAGTCGCGCATGGCCAGTTGTATCGCGCCCACCGACGGCTCGACGAGGCGGCCCGCACGGTTGTAGAGCGACGCGGCACGCACGACCGTTGTGGCGTCGCCGGTGGGCACATCGGCATAGTCGACAAAGGTGAGGCCGTGGGGCGTGTCGGCGATCCAGGCCACGCGGTCGGGCGACGAGTCGCTGAGGACGCGACCGCGGCCTTGTGTGGCAAAGGGCAAGAGGCCAAAGGTGCGGTTGTGCCGGGCAAACTCGGCGGCAAAGGCCGGGCTGAAACTCTCCAGCGACAGTTTGACGACCTCGGCGGCCGACAGGTAGAAATCGTCAATGTAGCCCAGGGTGATGTTGGCCGACGGGAGGCGCGTGGCAATCCCCTGGTTGAGCGCTGCGATGGCCGGATGGTTCCACGTCGTCACGTTGCCCGCCCAGATGGCCGCCAGGGTGGCACGGTCAAAGACGAGCGGCGGGTCGACGGTGGGATCAAACTCGGGCAAGTGGTAGGCCATGACGACGGCCTGGCCGGCCAGCGGCAACTGGGTGATGTTGTACGTGATCGTGAGGCCAATATCGATGGGTAGTTCATACGTGTCAAAGTCCTGAATCATCGACCGGCCCGTGGCGACCGACGAGCCATCGGCGCCGTAGTGGATGGCAACGTCGTCGCGGACAAAGGCGTAACCGCGCGTGAGCATGTCAAAGAGGAGCCCGGCCGACTTGGTGCCCGAGCCGCGGAGGCGCACGCCCACAGCGGCGGCGCACGGCGCGCACGCGGCCGAGATCACGAGAAAGAGCACCAATAGGTTGCCACGCGGTGCGGGTCATGGGGTCCATAGCGCTCGTAATCTTGCTGTTGTCGTCAGCGATGCTGGTTGTTGTTGTTGTTGTTGATGTCAAAAAGTCGCGTCGGAGTGGATCCCTTCCTGGGTCGATTGTGGTCTTTTTGTCCCTATGGTTTTTCTTTCACAATGGGGGGCGGGGCGGCTCTAGTCGGGTCGATCGTGCGGTAGACCGAAAGAGGCAGAGCGCGCGCGGGCAAATACCCAAGTCGAAAAGGAGGGTGTCGCTCACGGGAGGAGACGAAAACGGGGGCACAAGAGGATCGGCCGGTCGGAGGAGTGAGAGTTGGACGTGCGAGGGTGTGCGCCGTCGATGTCAAACACAGACAGCGATGTTGCTGTCAAACAAGTGCGAGGTAATTTTGGATTCTCATCGCCCTTGCAGCAGGCCTATTTAGCGCCGCACGATGGTCGGATCAACCAATAAAAAATTGTCGACTTTTATTGAATGGTCCAATCCATGACGGTTTCCTTTTTTGGTCGCCCCGGCAGATCTGAAAAGGGCTGCGGATCGGAACCGTGTACTCAGTGGCTTGTGTCGTGACGGCGGCACGGGCGTCGTCGCGACAACGCCACCCTCGGCCGAGTTTTCCAGTCCCATTTTTTGCCCACCCGCCACCGGGCTTCTGCAGCGCAAAAAATGGGACAATGCAACCCCCCCCCCTTCCAATTTTTGCTCGCTCTCTCCTTTTTTTTGCCCTGCCCAGTCCGGCCCGGCACCCCCACGATTTTTGTCGCCAGATTTGAATCTGGCGCCAGATTCGTGGTTTTTATCGTCGCCCAACTTTTTTTTTTTTGGTGCGTTGAAGTGCGTCGTCTAATATCCATTCTTTTTTCTTCTCGCCCAAAAAGCATGCAGACGGGAAAAAAGTGACGAGGCGCGGCGCACCGACAGATGGGAAAAAATATTTTTTTTACGCAAAAAAAAGAATGTATGGCTCAGAAAGAGAAAAAAAAGAAAAGGCACGATGCCATCAGGAAAAAGGGACGACCTGCCGCGAGACGCCAGGTGCGATCGGCGCCGTCTCTCCGTACTTTGGTCGCTTGTGCGGCAGTACATGCTGGCCACCGGCGTCGCCAGTGCGGCAGCCGTCATCGGCCGCATCCGTGGCGCGACTTGCATCGTGACAGCGCTTGGCCGATGAGTGAGACCGCAGAGCGGCGGCAATCTGGATCGAAGCAGACACGCGTGGCGCCGTATGACACACACTGCACTCGCACTGTTCGGCCCATCCGGGTACCCTCTTGTCGGTGATCGAGGCTACGGCTTCGGCAACTGATCGGCACACTTGGTTGCCCGCGGTCTCGCACACCAGGGCCATGGCCGACCGGTTGGGCATATCGCTTGTGCACGCACCAAGCATATCCACCAGCAACTGGAGTTGATCGTCCGAGAGACAATACGATAGGTAGACGAGCGTCTCTGTCGGCAGGCCCCTGTCGACGGCCGCACAGAATGCCCATGGTTCGATCACGGCGCCCTTTTCCTCGACGGCATACCGCAGCAGAGCGAAAGAACCCGATCGCAGGATGGCGTCGACGGCAGCGCGCCAGTTGAACGGTGACGTGAGCATGGCGTCAAGGGCGTGGGCTGCTCGGGCAGCGCCAGCACTGATCGCGATCCACATGAGTGACGGGCTTGGACGTCCGAGATGTTTGGTGATCCATGTTATGGCATCGGGCCGATCGGCAGAGACGGCCGCCGCCATGATCGTGTCAACGCGTATCGCACTGGGTGGTATCGCGAGTGCCGACACGAGCGTGTTGGTCGGGTCGATGGACCAATCGATCATATCTGTGCGACCGGCAGCCGCGGCCCCCACAAGGATGGGGGTGGCGTCGGTGCACAAGCCGTGGCGGATGGCAAACTTGACCGCCTCGGTATGGCCACGACCCGAGGCCGAGGCCACGGCCGCCGTGATGCTGTCGTCGGGTTTGATAGTGTGGCCGAGCATATCGAGCACCATGGCCGCGTCGACGATACGACCGTGCGCAATCATTCGGGACAGGGTGGCGACTGTAGGCGGTTTGTAGCCCGCACAATCATTGTCGCGCATCCAGCAGACGACCTCCAGTGTGGACGCCTTCCACGCAGCCTTGCCAATTGTCGGGGGGCAGACGCACGCGCTCTTTGTGTCACGCGCGCCATAAGAAGAGGCCTTGGATGCGCCGCGATCATGGAGGTGCGCGACGACGGGCGCATGGCCTGATAAGACGGCCAGGTGCATGAGCGATTTACCGTCAATGTGGGCGTCGACCTTGACAGGACCACACGCGCCCAGACGCATCGTCGTCGTCATGTAGCGCAGCAGGTCGACGTGTCCAAGATGGATGGCCGTCGCGACGGCGGCATCGACGTTGGTGCGGACGCATTTGACATTGTGACGTATATGACCGCGCTTGCTTTTGCATGTGCATTGGTCGCCCTTTTCCTCGTCGCAACTGGCGAGTCCATCGGCATGGACGTCCCCAATGGCGGCGCCGCCGCCGCATGGTTGGCCCAAAGCCGTCGTCGAGGCGCCCTGTTGCATGCTCGGTGCAGCGCCGTCGGTGCGAGTATCGCCAAACACCTCTTCAAAGAGCCAATTCATCTTTTCGTCGTCATACTTTTCGCTATCACTGTTGCTATCGCTGTCGCTATAGTCGGTACCGCTGTCGTCGGCACTACTGCCGCCATAGTAACTCGGCTCTTGTTGATCGGCCCGGCACAGGGGCTGCGTTGATTTGGATGAGATGAGTACAGATTTGGATGACGCAACAAGACCAAGAGAGCCACATTATTTAAAAAAAACAAAGAAAAAGGGAAAAAAAGACTCACCGCAAGGAAAAAGGCAGACGTACAGAAAGGAGGGCGCACAGGTGGCGCATCGAAGCGAGACACCCACCTTGGGCCGCATGCTTGAGCAGCCACGGGCCGAGCGGGATCGTCGGTTGAGCCAGGGCAGCGCGCACAATGGCATGAGGTGCTCCCGAGGCCAACAGCGCCGCAGGGTGTCGGCTGCCCCAACGCACGGCGACATCGAAAACATACTGTGGGCTCACATTGGCAAATGGGCGGCAGGCTATTCGGGCCGACGCGAGGTTACGTAGATGGCCCAAATAACGGGCAATGGTCTCGATCAACTCGGGCGGCATATCCACCAAGCCCACAGACGGAAGCGCGCTAATGGGTTTGGTGTTGGCCTCTGCTTCAAGAACACCGTCGGCGGGTTCGGCGGATACATGGGCCGTGCATCTCGGCAAAAGGTCCATGTTCGCCGACGTCATCTTGGTGGAAATCCAAAAAGGTCGGGCAAACTCTGCCTCTTGCACAAATAGTTGGGCATATCGTTCAATTGCATTGGAGCGTTGTTTATTTCCTTTTTCAGAGAAAGCACACCTCATTGGCGCAAGAATAAAAAAGGAAACCAAACAAGGGCGCATTTTTCCCTTTACGCCTGCCCTTGTGTATTTCGCTTGACCGGCAACCCCCCCCCAACCGCAAGGCGCCAAAAACAAAGCGACGCCCGGCGCGCACGGCAGTATCTTCTTTTTTTTGTGTCGGCACAGTGCCGGACGGTACGATCCTTTGCTTGCCGGCGTCTCTACCTTGTGCACTTTGCGCATATGTGCGCGCTTTGTATTGCAAGTCCCACCCACTGATTGGGTGTGGTTTTTTTCGTCGTTGTGCCCCACTGCACGCAGACACGCGATGCCCTGCGTCCTGCTTTCAACAAAAAGCCGCTCGCGCGTGGCCGCTATCGCGCTGGCCGTCGCTGCGGCTGCCCTAGGTGGCGGATGGCATCTTTATGGCTCCACGACATGGATCGCCTGTGCGTCTCTCTCGCTCATTGCGACCGCCCTTTGCCTGGTGCGCGTGCCAAGGAAAAAGAGTACGACTTGTGCAGACTCTGATGTGGACTTGCCCGCCGCCGACGTTGCCAATGGCGTCGAATCGCATGCACAAGGCGACACACGAGCGTCGGTGGCAACCAGCGGCATCCGTGCCGACTGTGTCAACTTTGGTGAATCGGTCATCCCTCGCGATCCGTTTCAGTCGACAATGCTACATGTGCCGCGGCGGGTGCTCACCACGCGCGCCGCCCACAGTACCGGGAGGCACGAGGCCTCATACGTGGTGGCCGCGCCGTGTTTTGTGGGCGTGCGCGAGGCTATTGCCACGGCGCTCGACAATGCCTGGCCACAGCCCGACTTGGCGCTGCTGACGCCCAGCGGACATCTGGTGCACCGCCACAATGGCGAAATCGACACGACGATTCCGGCCTTGGCGCGACCGCTGGCAACGGGCGACAGCGTCACGGTGCGTCTGGATGCTGACGCCGGTCGGGTGCTCTTTGTGGTCAATGGGGACCATGCCGGGCCGTCCATGCCCCTGACCGTCGGTGGCGCCTATGCCTTTGTCGCCACCGATCCCGCCACGGCGTCGACCGCCAGCATGATTGCCGACCGTCGCTGACTCGCCTTTGGGCCTGCTCGCCCTCCTCCAACCAACCCCAAAAGAATCGCAAATCACGCCCATTTTTGTGCCTTTTCTTTTTTTTTCCCATTTTCATTTGCACATTGGCCTGGCGGGGAGGAAAGGGCTTGGCTCGCGCCCCATTGGAGGTCTCTCTATTTTTTCGCTTTGGGACAGTCGAGCCTGCGTCAGGCGACGCAAGAAAAGAGGCCGGTCGTCGGCGGTACGAAAAACAACCAACATGCTGGTCGCCGCAAGATTGACGATGAGGGGGAGCGGCCACTGCGAGGCAGGGGGCGGTCTGCCGCTGCGGACGAATTCCATTCTTTTCCTCTCCGCCTTTTGGCTGTCGCAGGCGGCACAACTTGTGAAATTGCATTTTTTTCTCGAAAAAAACACAAACAAGAGACAACGAAAGGGGGCGCGCCGTTGTAGGCCGACAAACTGCGTGGTCGGTCGTTGCCTATGCGCGCGTCAACACCGAGCGGCCGGTCAGAAACATCTCTCGTCGAGGTAAAAGTTGTCGGACTCGCCGGTACCGACGGGTCCTTCTATGACAACGCGGTTGAGCATGCCGTTGCGCCAGTCGCAATCGATCTCGATGGCGGCTACTCGCCGGCCTTGTGTGTCGGCGGCACGCTGCACGTAGCACTGGTGCAGGTTGCCTCGAAAGAAGTGTGTGCCCTCTCCCTTTTCGCGCAGGAAGCGGTTGAACTGCTGGCAGGTCTCGTCGGTGGTCATCGTTGTCGGTTGGTGCTGGTGTGGTGCTGTCTGTTGCTTCTTTCTCTTGTTTCTTTTTATTTACGAGTGTCCACTTTTTTGCGGACCAATGGCTGCGTGACTTTTTGGTGAGGCTGCCGTCCAACGCAATTAGGCTGCGCATATGGCCTGCCCCACCTAAAGGACCCGCTCATTCGGCCACTGAATGACTTGTTCGGTGCGCGCCAGGAGGCGCTCAGTGCCCCTCGGTACTTCTTTTCCCATCAAAAAAACCCCATTGCCTCCCTTATCGCTGGCGTGCCGCAAGGGTTTGCCCCCTGGTCGGTCGTCTCCCTTTTGCGCACAGTGCCCGCGTAGGTCCGATTGATGGTGCGCATTTTTGCCGCCTGCAAGCCTGGGCGGCATGAGACGGGCGGCGAGCGGTCTTTTTTTCCCTTTTTCTAACTCTGGGGGCGGGGCAGCGCGACAAGGCAAAGGGACGGATGGGCTTTTTTTATTTTATTGGGATGGGGTCCATGCACCAAAAAAGAAGGGTCGCGTGTGTTTGTGTCTAGGACAGGGAAGGACCATAGGCGTCCAGGACGGCGTTGGTGACTGACGAAAAGAGCATTCTGGTCAAGGCATCAAGCGCATGCCTTATTAGGGCACGTCGATGTCCTTCCGCTGTCGCTGCGCGCATGGCGTCGAGATCATTCGAGATCGACGCTTCATACTCGTCGGCCAGTTTGGCGGCGATGGCGCGCTCTGGCCTGTCGCACGCGATGGCACTGTCCCTGGGCGTCAAGGGAAACACGCAGGCGCGCTCGTCGGGCGAATAACCGGCCTTCAAGAGCGCGGTGACCACGTCGAGCCGCGAGCCGCTTGTGCGCGCGACGAGATCATCGGCGAGGGCGCGCAACTGGACGTCGTCGGGGGCGCCGACCGGCAGCGGCGCCAACGAGCCCATACGCCGAGACAGGACCATAGCGATGGCCTCGGCGGGCGTCGCGCCCGTGTCGAGACCATCCATCGCATCATCTACGTCGTACCGTCGAACGACGATCGTGTTGGCGTCGGCCAGCGCGGCCTCCCTGGCGACCGTCAACGGGTTGCGATCGACGGCGGCCAGCGTCGGGCGCCGGCCAAAGGCCCGCGCCAACCGCCGGATCATTTCGGCGCGCGGCACGCGGCGCTGCGGTGTGTCGCGTGGCGGTGACACCAGGTTGCCAGCGGCGTCAACCTCCACGGGCGTGTAACGGTCATAGTCGGACCGTCTGATCACATAGTCGATTAGGCTTTCCGTCGTAGTCGGCGGCCGCGCACCAAAGGAGGCGAGTGCGGTGAGGGCGCGCGGAGCCTCGAACGCGACCGCCATGTTGACGGGCGTCCATTGGCCCCCTAGGTTGGATGGCGCACCCTCGAAAAAGTAGTTTGGGCGGTCGGTCCCGCCGCGGATGACCGTGCAGGACAGCGGCGCCACGAGCGCCTCGCGCAGGCGGCGCTTTTGCGTCTCGTAGTCGATCCCACCGAGCGTGGGTATGGCCGGGAGCGTGGGGTCGACGACCCTGGAGAGCAGCAAGCGCGTCACGGCCCTGGGGTCATCGCGTGCAATGGCGCAAATCAAGGCGCGCGTGCAGGCCTGTGGCGACCGACATTCGGCTCTCTCGGCCGCGGCGCCAATGTCCTCCAATGCCTGGCGGCCATAGGCGCCCAAGGCGGCCGACACCCCGCGCGCCCGGCTGGCGGCGACCGGGTCTTGTCCGAGAATGCGCAGCCACATCTCGGGCGGCAGGACCCCGATCACACCCTCGCCACTGTCGCCGCCATCAAAGGCTCGTCATAGTCGCCGGTAGAAAAGGCTGGTCCTTGGTCGCGCTGCATCGTGCGTCGGTGATTGCGGTCGCGTTGGAGGTTGCGCTCCTTTTTTCTCTTACAGCGACGGTCCCGAGGGCGTGGCCGATCTCCTTGCCAAGGCAGATGGAGGGTTTGTCGACGGCGCCGTGTGCATGTCGCAGACACGCGACAAAAGGCCAATGACGAAACGGAAAAGAAACGAAAAGGCACTAGCGACCGGCGGATTTTTGTCTGCGTGTGTCGCCATGGGGGCGTTGCCGGGCGCGCGCAACGGCATGCGGAGTGCTTCCTCCCCTTTTTTATGAGGGCGTGTGCTCGCCCTTTGCGCTTGGCATCTGTGTTATTATTATTGATGGCCTCGCTGCCTGGCGCTCCCGATGCTCTTTTGGCATGCTCGACACCTGCACGTCCATCGCTTTCCGTCGTATCGCCCTTTGAGCGTCCCTGCCCTTCAGACAATTATCTCGCCCGACAGTATGGCATCGTGACCAAAACAAAGCCGGTGGTCCTGTCTGACGCCGAGCGTGCCATCGACGCTGATCTCGCGGAACTTTTGGCGCTCGTCGAAAAGCATGCCACCCTGTGGTCGGCGCTGCCGACGCTGCGCGTGGCCTCGGAGCGGGCGGGCACGGCACTGGCCTCGGTGCGGTCGACTTTGCTGGTCCTGACCGATGCCCTGCATGCGCACAACGTGGCGCGCATGTGCGCCATCCTCTATGGGCGCGATCTGGGCACCCTTGCCGAGGCCTTTTGTGCGCCTGCGCCACCGCGCCAGGGAGGCTCGGAAGCGGCACCGCCCGCTGTCGCCCTCCAACAGTGCGCCGACGCCGACAAGGTTCTCTTTCAGCGCGGCCTTGCGCGCGCCTCACGGGCATCCGACGCCTGTGGATAGACGCCGGCAACGCTAACACCAGCGGCGACACTAACGACAATGTTTCCAACCCTGAATCTGACGACGTGCACGCCGAAAAGAGGGTTGATGGCGACGACGACAACCACGGCAACGCACGGACCGAATGCGCCGACACGATTACGGCGCCCAACGATCCATAATACTTTTTACGCCATCCGCCTGCCGTGTCTGCGCCCCGGTGGCCTCTTTTAGTTCTTTTGTTTGTGTGAAATCGCCGCGCTTGGCGTGAATGCAAAAAAGAGAGAGAAACAATGGCAATAAAAACACATCACACTCTTTTTTTGGTTTTTTTATCGAGGAGGAAAAAAAGAAGATAAAGAAGCAACGCAGTGATCGGCTTGCGCCTGGTGAAAGGAGGACACCAACCTAGTTGTCGCGCATGTCCACGTCGCCGTCGCTGTCGGGCGGTAGATGATCATAGGCGAGGCCAAAAACGGGCGCGGCACTTTCGAGCACATACGCCACAGAGCAGCCAACAGACGGTCCGTCGGTCTCGATGACGCGCTCCAGGCGGCGACTGGCCCGCACACGGTCCAACCCGTCCCAATACCGTCGTGGGATGTCACCGACGCAAAGACGGCGCACGCGACACTGCAGCCGACGCCTTACAGCGTCGCTAAAGCGCGACCCCATGTCGGCTGTGGCGGGATCGATCCGTTCAAGAGTATAGCGCCAGGTCGTCAGGTCGCAGAGTCCAACAATCTCGACATGGCGCGTCTCGCCCACGCGCTCGATCGACTTGAGGAGTGCCTTTGCAGAGATGCCGCCTGCGGGCCACTCTGCAGGCCATGCAGCGGCGAGATCATCAGCGTCAATATGGGAGGCGCCGCCGTCGATGAATTGACCCACCACGCCGTCCAACATCTCGTCCAAGTCGCGCTCCTGTGCGAGGGCGCCCTGGTCTGCGCGCGCCCTCGCGGTGAGAAATCCCAACAACATCCTTCTTGTAATTGTTGTCGTCGATGACCCCAGTGGTCTTTTTTTTCCAAAGGCTGTTGGCAGTGGCGCGCACCCGTGTCGGCGTCCTTTTGGGAGACAAAAGAGCGCCCGAAATGGGTCGGGCGTCGCTCTGGCAGGCGACGCCAACAATGACATATCCCCGCCGACCACTAGAAATGCGAGTCTGATAAAAAGACGATGGTCGATGTCCGTCGGTGCAGGGCATCCATTCAAAAAAAAAGAGACACACGCCCGGCGTCCGTTGCAGGGCGATCGCTCTTTTTTCCCCGAGCCGACGCAGCAGCGATTTTTTATATGGGTAGGAAAAACATTTTTACAAGACCTATGTTCTGTTTTTTTCTGATTGGTTCCTACTATCGGACAGAGGCCAATTGCAAATCATTACGCAAAACCCTGGCGGGGCGACGCAATCGTCCACGGTCACTTTTTGTGCTCTGTCTGCCCCTCTGCGCATCGTCGTTGGTACCAAAGGCGTAAAAAAAAAGGAATGAAAAGGTCTCGCCAACGACAGACGCCTCTCTACCTCGTGTCGCCCGACCATGGGCACGGCAGCGACAAGAAGAAAAAAGAAGACGAGGATGCCAACAACGATAGACGCAAGCGCAGGGCGGTAGAAAGGACGCCGGAAGAAGGGGGGCCGGTCGATACCGAGTCTGTCCTTGATCTCTTGCCCGGCGAACTCGTGACCAGAGTGTTTTTGGTCACCGGCAACGTCGCCAACATCGCCAACTTGTCGCGCACCTCATGGCGTTACTACCGTCTCGCCAACGATCGCGTGCTGTGGAAGCGCATGTACGAGTTGCGCTTTGGACCGCCGCGCCACACCATTTTTACCCAACGCGGCAAAGACTGGCGGTGGCTCTACCGTGCTCGCGCTTGCGACGGTCGTGTTGCGGGCACCCCTACTGGTCAAATTCCATACACCATCGAGGGCATGCCCGCGCTCTACTGGGGCGACCTCGCCAACGGGGTGCCACAGGGCTACGGCCTCCTCGTGGCCTCGAATGCGACAACGGGAGGCGCGGTCAGCCGCTACGAGGGCGACTTTTCCCACGGGAAATACGACGGACACGGCGTCTGCGTGTGGGCCAGCGGATCGAAATACGAGGGCGGTTACATAGACGGCAAGAAGCACGGCTGCGGCACTTACACGTGGCCCAACGGTGACTGTTACCAAGGGGGATATGCGGACGACAAGAAGCACGGTTACGGCGTCCACCAGTGGCCCGACGGACAGCGCCACGAGGGTGGCTACGCGGACGGCAAGAAGCACGGCTATGGCGTCTACCAGTGGCCCGACGGGCGTCGCTACGAGGGCGGCTACGTAGACGACAAGAGGCATGGCCAAGGCGTTTACACGTGGCCCGACGGCAAACAATACAAAGGCAGTCTCGTAAATGGCAGGAAGCACGGCCCTGGCGTCTACACACATTACACCGGCGAGCGGTACGAGGGCGCCTACGTAGACGATCAAAGGCATGGTCATGGGCTCTCTCATTATCTCGATGGGTCGCGCGCAAGCGGTTCATGGGTCCACGGCGCGTGCGTCGGCGGCATGGTGGTGCTGGCGCACGCCGACCCGAGCAACCCTGCGCGCCAATGCGGGGCCTGCGCCGCGTTGATCCAGCACATTGACACTCGTCGGTTGACTGGCAACGGACCGACGGACGACAGACTGCGGGCGATCCGACTCTTGGTGGGAATCCGGCCCGCTGGACCGTGTCCTTTTTCCCCCTTTGTACCATAAACAAATTGGCCCGCACATAGAAAAACAGATGACCAAGTCTGTGCGCATCCTAGCATCTTTTGTACCCACCAGGACGACGCGGTCTGGTTGCGCCCACAATGCACGCCATGGCGAGGCACGCCAAGAAAAAAAATCAGGGTAAAAGTCGACAACCAAGGCCAGTATGGTTTTTAATGGGCGCACCGTCAAAAAACTGACGCGCAGGCAAAGGACACAAAAAAGACATGAAAAAGATAAAAAGTGAAATAAAAAAGGAAAGCAAAATTTTATTTCGGTTTCTCGCCAGTGTTGCAATAAGAAAAAAGAAGGAGAATAGGTCGCTGCAGGGTTTTGGGGATGTGGGAGGTCATGGAATGGCGTCGTCTGTGGCGTTGGCATCTTTACACGACTCTGTCCAAAGGGCTTCAAGGCGTGCGCGCGTGTCACCCGACTTTGCCGCCTCGCGCCCTATGGAGACGACTGTGCGGGCCAGCGGACCGCCTGCGCGCAAAATATGGGCGATGGGGTCAAAGTGACCCGCGGCGACGGCCTTGGCAATGGCATCCGGCCATTCGTCCTCCAAGGCATTGGGCAGTGTGCTGTCGAGGATCATGACCCCACACGCAACGTCGCCGCCGTGGAGAAGAGCCGTCATGCCGTTGACCCTGTCGCGCTTTGTCGGCGCCGAGCGCAGCGTTGCCGCATAGGCTGCCGTCTCGTATGCCGATGGTTGGTCGACGGTGTAACGGCCATCGGTGTGCGGTATGAAGGCGCTGTCCCGTGCTCGTCCAAACACAGACGATAGTTGCTTTGCCGTGGGCACGCACCCGCGCGCAGCGGCTTGTTCAAAGAGGCGACGCGCGAGGTCGATTCGAGCGCACTGCAGAGCATCAACACCGGCGTCGCAGACCGCCTGGGCCGGACATGCGTCGATTAGCGTGCTGTCGTCGACGACCACGTCGTAGCGTCCCCTTTGGACGGCCAGGCGCAATAGTGCAACACAGGCGTCTGCACCCGCGGCGACAGCGTCGGCGACAATGGCATGGGCCGAATAATCGCCCGAGCGCAACATATAGCATGCACGCTTGGTGGGCGTCCACACGCGGGGCACGAGGGCGCGCACACGGGCCGACGCTTCCGGCGGACAGCGGATCTTGCCGGCGACGCCTTTGCGCGCAGCGAGCAACATCGCGACAATATCGTCGCACTTGCCGGCTATGAGCACGTCGATCAGGTCACGTTCGTAAGACACGCGAGGCGCCGCCGCCAGCAATGACGCAAAGATGTCGGCGGGCATATCGGAAGCCTCGACGCCGACCTCGCCGCACAGCGCGGCGGCCACGTCGGGCACGTGCGTGCACATAAAACCGATCATGTCGTATTGCCAGAAAAAGGACGGCGAGCATACTTCGTCCTCAAAGGCCTCGGTGAGCGCGGCGCACTCCTCATCCTCGCCGATCACGTCGCTGCACACGACTCTGAGTCGCTCCAGCGCAGCGACATCGCCCGACGTGATGGCCGACTGGTAGAGCGTGACTGCCGTATCGTAGAGGCTACGAGCATTCGTCACGACGACGGCCGCTTCGACGTAGTAACGATGGGCCAGACCCCAGCGGCGACCGTCAGCCGCTGCCCTGGCCCATGAAAGGCCGTCGTCGGTCAGAGACGCATGACGCTGTGCCACCAGCCAATCAAGCACGTTGGCGCTGCCCGATCCGGCGGCGGCGTGCCCCACCGAGGTCACGTTGGGCACGGCCAACGGCCATGCACGCTCTACGACATCGACGGCGTCGCGCGTGGCCGCTGTGTACAGTATGGTCGTCCACAGGTCTTCTTCGTGCACGCGTGGGGTGATAGCGTCAACGATACGGCGCCAGTTGGCGTCGTCCACAAAACTAGATTGTGCGATCGTGTCGAGCGCCCCACGAACGCAGGGCAGGCTCCAATCGCAGCGATCGCCAAAGGCACTGTGGCACAACCATTCGACCGACGTCACGTCTGGCGCCGCGAGTTTGCGACTGTGCAATCGTACAGCACTGAGCAGTGAGGACACGTGGGCGGGGTCCAACAAACCACGTTGGTCCAAGGCCGCCAACACGCCGACGCCCGTGGCATGCTTGCATGCCTTGCGATCGATAAAGTCGGCGTCGGCAGCGTGCTGACAGAGGTGTGCAAATACGCGCGACGCCCCCGATTCGATGGCAGCCGTTGCAGCGTGCGCCACCGAACAGAGCGGTCCCATCGAGGCCAGCATCCATGCCACCACATCGACGTGGTCGCCTCGCACTGCCTCGCACAGAATCGACGATGTCGAACAGCACACAAAGAGGCCGTGACGTCGCTGGTCGGCATAGAGCCATTTGAGAGTGCCCAGCCTGCCGGCGCCGGCCGCCGCGCAAAAGCACTCGTGACCAAAGCGAAAGTGCTGGCGGCCCTGGGCACATGCACGGCGCCGCGCCCACGCCAAGGCCTTGGTGTCGCCGCACGCGGCAAGTTGGCGCAGCGGTTGCGCCAGCCAGGCGCGGCGTCGGGCGGCTTCATGGGCAAAGGCCGACGCGAGGTCGCGCGACGCCAAGAGACACGTCCCCAGTGCGCCGTCGTCGGTCCGGCGCGCGATTTTCGCCCATACCTCGGCGGGGAGGAGGTGCACGAGGGTCCAGCGCCCCTTGCGGCGGTATGTGAGGCAACAAGTCGGCGACCGAGATCGTGCACCCCTTTTGCGGGCATAACCCCTTGGGTTGCTCGACGCGACCCCGATGGCGGCCACCGTTGTTTGTGTCGGATGATTGAGGTGCTTTTTTCGTCTTGTCGCATGGGCAGTCTTTGGCGCCGACATGGAGCCGGCAAGAAGCGAGGGCGTGACGGTGGGCGTACACAAAAAAAAGGAAACCAAATGGCAGATGATGTCTGAAATGATGTCGCCGCCGGGTGGATGGCTCGATGGGCGACCAGAGCACCTTTCGTGCTGGGCCAACACCGTCTCTGTCTTTTTGGGGGCCTCTCTCAAAGGGGGGGTGTGGGAGGAGCGGGTCTTTGGCTTGCCCTGTGTGGGGGACGGCGAAAGCCGACGACGACGACGCGAAAGCACCGCATTGGCCCGTGTATTTTTAAAAGAATTTGTTTATTGAAACACGGCCAATCCCGTACACTCTTTCTTCTCTCTTTTTGCACTGTGTCGGCCACGCAGGCGCACGACCCAAAAAGACAGAAACCCCACGGCAAAGAAGCACCGAAAAAAAACTTTGCTTTAAACTCTTTTTTTTCTTTGTAAGAGTCGTTGGCTCTGTCCGATGTGGGGGTCCGAATGCGCTGCGCCCTCTCGCACAACGGACACGAGGCCATGGAAGCGGGTTCGGTATGCCACAAAGGCCACAAAGGGCACGAGCGCGCCCAGAGGGGCAACAACGACGACGACATCATGGGCGCATCTGCCCAGCGAGACGTGGGACCTCATCCTCAACGGGACCGACAGTCATGGCCGGCCCTTTTTGGACTGGCACTGGCGCGTCGCTGTGCGCGCGACGTGTCGTCGTCTGCACGCCATCGTGTCGACGCCCTCTGCTACCGACAGGACCAGGCTCGCTGGGCGCACCGACCCGTTCGGCAAGCGCGCCATCGGCGCCGTGGTCAGCGTCACGGTGGCGGCCCAACTTTTGGCCTCGGCGCCGCCCGGTGCGACCTTGGACGACCTTGTTGCTCTGTTGCGCGCGACCTACCTGGCCAACGTCAAACCCAGTGATCCACACATGCTGGCGGCGGCGGCATTGACGGGCATGGAGCGACATATTGCCGCCGTTGACGCTATCCTGACGTCTGTGTCGACGCCAGCGCCATCTCCAATGCCGTTTTCATGGGAGAGCGACGATAGTGATGACAATGATGATGGTGATGACATTGATGGCAGTGATGACGATGCCATGGAAATCGACCCAGGTGATCGTGCCGACGGTGGCGCCGTCGATGCCGCCGCCCTTGTTTATCGAGCCTGCGTCGCACATGGTTGTGCATCTGGCGCCGACGTCGCTGCGCCCTTTTTGTCGCTGGGCCAGTTGATGGAGCCCGTGCAAAAGGCCATTCGAGCCGACGACGTTGATGCGGTCCTCAGCGGTGTGCGCCACGCCAAGCGCGCCGCGTCGCTCATCCGCGCCCGAGAACGGCAACCTTTAGCGACACATCCCGACACACTCTACGATCAAATCAGCGAACGCGTGTGGACGGCTATACTGCGTCACGGCACGCCCAGCGTCGCTGTGGCCCTTGTCGGCGAGGTCTATCAAGACTCGCTCGTGCTCAAGGTGCGCCACCTGGAGCGACACAGTCCACTGCGCGTGTGCAGTGTCTCGTGCAGCGGCGCACCTTCCTTTGATGCCGGCGAGCGTTGGAGCGACAGGCCCCATGCGATGGCCGACGCCGTGCGTCTCCTGCGGCGTGCCATTGTCGATGGCGACGTGCTCGTGGCGGCATGGGTCGTGGCCTGCTACCAAAACCACGTGTACCATACAACCTACTGCGACCCGCCGTTTGGTCCCCTGTCCGTGGATGATGTCGTGCGACTGGCCGTGCACGCTGGCACGTATGCGCACATATCGCTGTGGCTCACCGAGTGGACCGACAACCGGCCGAGCGCCGCTGCGATCACGGTAGCACTCACCGACGCAACAGCCCGTCGCTCCATTTCGATGGCGTCTGACGTTGACGCGCTCGCCAACGACTGGCCGCGGGAGGTGGTTGATGCGCGTGGCGGACAGGCGCTTGTCACCTATCTGGCTTGCTCGGCCGATCACAAGGTGGCGAGTGGCCCCGCGCGCCAAGTCATGCCGCCATCAAGTGGACCCATCGTGCGCGGCCTCTGGGCGTATCATGCGCGTGCAGTGAGACGCGCATGGGAGGCCGACGACATGACGCGACTGTGCAAGTCCCTCTTGGCGCTGTGCGGTGGTGCGCGTCGATGGGGTCTCATTGATGCCATGTCGCTCGGCGGGGCGCGCGCACGGGCCTCGGGGACGCACGACGAGTGGACCCTCGCACTGGAGCATCTGTCTACCGTGGCACCCGACGCCGACCTGTGGGCGCCATGGCGCGGCGCCGTGCAGCCACTGGCCGAGGCCGGGGCGATCCGCGAGGCCGCCTTTTGGTGGGTCGATTCAGACGAGCGGTCCATCGTGTTGGGTGCGCTCGACCTGCTCAATCGTGCCCTCGACATCCCCCATGGTCCCGTCAACGCGTCCGCCCGCCCACTGAGCGTCCCGTTTTTATAACCCTCTTTTATTTTTTCAACGCCATTTTTCGCTGGCGTTTTTTGCACGGTGCCCCTTTTTGCCGCGTGCACGGCCGCGCGGCCCCCAAAAACCTGTCGGTTGCCCAAAAGTCGGGACAAAAGGCCATCAGTCGTCTTTGAGGCCACCTCTTTTTGCGTGTAGGCCATTGCATCTTGGGCGTCGCGCCAAGGCAATCTTTTCGGCGCCGTCTGTCGTCTCTTCTTTTTCTGCTCCCCCAACAAAAAACGGGCGCTCTATTTTTAATAAATTTAATATTTTTTTACCAATTCTTTCTTTATAGAGCCTCTTTTTTGACTCGTGCGAAAGAGGGCTGCGCACACAAAAGAGGCAGGGTCCGCCTGATACAACCAGTGCCTGGCAAGTACAAAAAAGATCTTGGGCCTGGTCGGATGCGTCGCAGCGACTTTGGGGACGGCGCTCGGTGCCGGTCGGCGCTTGCACGACGACATCTGGGTCCCTGTGCCTGTCTCTTTCTCGGCCTACGCATCGGCATCCAATCCTGGCGTCGCTATAACATGCACTGAAAAACAGTCGACACAAGAGACGACACAAAAGAAGAGCACACCCAAAAAGCGACAGCGACCGAAAAGTTTCGTTTTTCAAAAAAAAAGAGAGGCACACAAAAATGGGGCATGGGTCGCACAGACGACATGGTGGCCGCGGGAGCAAAAGGCGGCGGCCCTCCACGGGCAAGGCGCACGCACGGGCCAGCAAAAAGGCAATCAGGATGGCGGCGACGGCAACGTCCAAGCCGGCGACGCCGCAAGATCGTGAAACCCTCTGGAAGATGCATGTCCACCATGCGGTGACCGCCGGTGCGTCGACCGTCTGCCGGCCGGTCAAGGACAATGGCCCTAAACCCCATGTCGATGAACGCCCACAAGTTGCATATGGGGATTGCGCCGGCGGCGATGATGATCAGATAGATGCCGCATTTGTCCAAATCGCGCTGGACGTACTCGACGATCGCGGCGTCTTGTGCGCCCGCGTGGTGCCAGGTATGCCGGCGACCATCGAGATGGGACCGCACAAAGTCGATGCCCTATGGGGTCCCCTTGTTGACCGTGCGCTCCTCGCGGCCGTGGCCTCTGTGCCGCCGACAACACCCAGTGTCGAAGTCGACGCCATCTACGCGGCGTGTTGCAAAGACTTGCCAGCAACCCGTCGCAAGTTTGCGTCGCTTGGGCCGCGCGCACAGGCCGCGCTGCACGCCCTGATCACTGCGCGCGCCGATTCTCTGTCCCTGTGCGCCACACAGACGAGCCCCCTTGCCTACCGCCTCGCGCACAAGAACCCGACTGTCGGCGGCATCGACGTTGATGATCCTGCCAAAGAGGATCCCATCTATGGGGGTCCTGGGATCGGATGGGCACTGTTCAAGGCCTATGCCGTCGCCATTGTCGTGATCATTCCACTGGCGATGGCATTGTGCATGGGCGGCGACTAGAATCCGTTTTTAATTGCAGGCACCCACCATGCGCCTCACCGTCGGGCATGATGTGTGATTTTTTTTGCTCACCACAAGTCCCTGCTGCCGCTGCAGTCTCGCGTATGTACCTCGTTCCTCTTTAGGAAAAAGAAAGAAAACAAAAAAAAAGAGTAAACATCCACTCTTTTTTGTGTCGCCTTTTTTTGAGGGATCATTTTTTTTGGTGTCTGGCGCCCACTTGCTCTATTTGTGCTGTTGCCGTTGGCGAGCACGTGCCGATCGGACCCTCCAACTTTGGTGTCGCCAAGTCGCGCCGCTTGCAAAAAGATGCGCCTGGACGACATGATTTTGGCGCAGGCATACAAAAGAAAACCAATGTCCACAATGGGATTGGCGCACACTGCAAATGCAAGAATAAAAACCTGCGCTGGTTGCACGGTCCAGGGTTCATCACCATTTCGTTCGCATCGACAGAGGGCGCCACGTCTTGCCCACCTACACACCCACCCGCCAAGCGGGAGTAGACAGACGTGCGTGCGCGCGACCCCTGCAACGACATAGAACATGGACGGGTTTGGCTTTATCAGGACGGCCTTGATGGCGCAGGTGTCGGCCTTTTCGGCGGACCCACTCTTTGGACTGGGCCGTCGGCTGCTGGGCGCGCCGGCTCTCGCCTGCGGCGTGGGCGTGGCCATCCTGACGTCGGCCATCGCACCCCTCAAGGCGAGGACGCTGGGCGAGATCACGACAATGATGCGCGACCTGGTCGACCCCTTTCCTATGTGGAGATCTCATCGAGCGACCCCGTGTTTGTGCACGTGGACGCGTGGCTGCGCGCGGCCGTGAGCGACCCCAAGCGCGCCAGTGTCTTGAACGGCAGTCGGCGGACCGAGGTGGTGCGCACCGTCGGCAACTGTGCGTCGGGCAGCAGCAGCAAGCGCATTTATGACACCAATGGCGCCGTCAGACCCGACCCGACCACGCAGTCCCTCACATTCAGCGCCAACCTGGCCGACACCATGTATGTCGTGTTTGAGGGGCGCACGATCACGGCCTCGTACAAGCGCTTGCGGTCGTCCGATGCGCACGAACCGACCGCTCGGTTGGTGGACGTGTTTGGCGGAAACACGCTGACGCTGCGCATCATGGGGAGGGACAATGGGCCGATCAAGCGCCTGGTCGAAGAGGCCAGGCGCGAGGCCGAGGAGCGGGCCGACGCCTACACGACGATCTTCAAGCCCGAGGGTTCGCGGTGGAGGGTGGACGACAAAGTGGCCAAGTACGACATGGCCAACTCCAAGCACGACCCCAAGATGCTGGCCGAGATCATCGAGGACCTGCGGCGCTTCTTTGATCGCCGAGACCTGTACGCGACCAAGGGCCGCCGATGGAAGCGCGGCATCCTGCTCTATGGACCGCCCGGCAGCGGCAAGAGCACCCTCATTCATCTCTTGGCCAGTCACTTTGGTCGGTCCATCGCGCACGCCGGGTCGCTCAGCCATGCGACCCCTCAACTTGCCAAGAACCTGCCGGGCAATGCCTTTCTAGTGTTTGAGGACGTGGACTGCGGACCGGGCGTCACCCGCAACTCGACCGACTTTGGCGCGGTGCTCAATGTCTTGGACGGAATCAGCGACTACCAGGACGGCATGGTGGTCATCATGACGGCCAACCACGTGGGCAAGATCGACCCGGCGCTGCTCCGTCCCGGCCGGATGGACGTCAAGTTTTTCGTCGGCCAGCCCACCGACGAGCAGTGCAAGGCCATGTATTGCAACTTTTTCGCCGCGTCGCACGAGGACATGGCGCGGATCGACCTGGAGCGCCGCCGGTTTGACTATGCGGCCGTGCCCGTGGCGCGATACGACGAGGCGGTGGCATTTGTCGCGGCCCTCAAGCAAGAGTCTCACGACGGCGGCCTCGCCGACGCCTTTGGCCTGCCCATGATGTCGTGCGCCTTTATTGAGAATGTGCTGAGCCGCGCGATGGAGCCCGAGTATGCACTAGAAATTCTGCGCCAGTGCATCGACGAGGCCAGGGCACTGTCTGAGGAACAGCGCCGGGACAAGGATCGCGCCTTTAAAGAGGAGGCTCACAAGCGCGGCCTGCTCATCGAGGCCTCGACGCATGCCACCGCCTAGAGCGACCCACCCCGTGTCTCCTTTTCCTGTTTGTTTTTCATTTTTTTTTGATTTTTATTTTATTTTATACACTTGGTCGCTGCGATGCCCATTGTTGTCTTTTCTTGCGAAAAAATACTGTTTGCGCTTTCAGACGGCCCTAATCGGCCGACGGGTCCATTCACGAAAAAAAAGAATAAACAGCCGGTTGATGATGACTTTGTGTCTTGCACGGCCGCATCCTTTTTTAAGGGAAAAGAATGGTCACGGGTTGCAACCAGTCGGATTTGGTCGGCCAGTCAGTTTCAACCCCAGCCGACTTGTGACCGACTGACCGACCGCGACCTATCCGAGGCCGGTGGAATTTAGTTTATACGCGCCTTCGCGCCAAAGGGACAGCGCAAAATGGGCTCGCTCTCGACGCATGACCCAAAAATCGTCGGATAAAAGTCTCTTGTGCAAATTTGAGCCCGTGTGCAAGTTGGCCGTGGTCCTATCTCCAACACGTACCCGCAAATAAAGCGAGACGCGCAAACCGAGTCTCATTTGTGTGCGCCTCCTCCCGTACATTCTTTGCGTGGCCCTTTGCTTTATTGTTTTTAAAGTGAGGTTTGTCGGTCGAGAGTTGCGTCCGCCGACTCGACCGCGCCGAAACCAAAGCCGGTCAGTCGCCGACCGACCATACACAAACCCCGTCACGATCCGGCAGTTTCCCCCTTTTATGTGGTATTGACCAAGAAATGAAAAATGCATTGATCGATAGCAGAGGCTCAGCCAAAAACAGAGTCCACCAGGCGATGCGCGCTGGCATCGTCGTCCCAGTCGGCGGCGTGGTGGCGCCCACAGTGCCAAATGCGACGACACCACGGCGTCTTGAATGCGCACGCAAGAATGCCGCAGCCGAGCACGAGCGTGACGGCCGCGGCCGCCGCGCAAAGGGCGGCGATGCGAGGCCCACTGCCTGGCTCGGAGCGCCGCGGCGGTGACGGGTCGTCGGCCTCGCCCGCGGTGCCTCTGATGTACGTGCACGGCACCCTTGTGCCGGGTCGATGCGCCCGGCGGAATACGTCGCGCTGTATCGAATCGACCCACGAGGCCGTGGCCCAGGCTGTGACGTCCCATTCACGTGTGCGGTCATCATCATCATCATCATTGTCCTCGTTCTCGTCGTGAACAAAAGGATTGCCATGGATGGGGGTCGCGCGGTCGTTGTCGTCGCTAATGTCGGCAACGACCAGGGCCATGAGAAAGAGCCGTCGTCCCTGGTCGTCAGTCTTTTCCGCCAGTGTCTTGTGCGCGACGACCCGACACGAACCGTGTGCCTGTGCGACGGCGGTGGCCAAAAAGGCGCTGACCATTATCCATCGGGCTGCGCTCGCCATCATTGTGCAAACCATGCGTGCTCGCTCGAACAAAAAACAACAAAACAAGAGAGAAAAATCGAGGTGGAAAAATATCTGACGCAGAGGCCGCTGGAGGCGTGTGTGGTTGATTTAAAAAAAAGAGAGAAAAAAGATGCAGGGTACAACACGAAAGCCAACACGAAAAAACCGAGAGAAAAGAGCGACTGCTTTTTGTGCTCTTTGCTTGGTGAGGCGCCCGATTTCGTTGTGCGCCGGCTCCGTCGCCCAAAGTGCACTTTTTTTTGCGATCGGGGGCCTTGCCACCCGCGCACAGCACACCCCGACCGACCAACGCGTGCGCAAAGGGCTTCCGAGGCTGCCCTCTTTTTTTTGCGTGCACCAAGGGGGACGGGCTGCAGCCGACAAATGACGCTGGACGACCGCCCTTTTGTTTCTTTTTTTTTCCATAAAAAAAGGTTGTTATAATTTATCTTTTTGGGAGGGAATGCTGTCGCACGGGTCTTTTTCTCTGATCGCCTTTAAGTCATTCTTTTTTTTGTTTGAGAAAAGGAGATGGTCGGTCGGGCAAAAGGTGGCACGGGTCAGGCGGCGACCTCCTCCTCCTTGGTCGTCTCTTCTGCCAGGGTCGGGTTCACCTTTTGGTAGGCGCGCGCGAGCACGACGGCCTGCCGCGCGGCGGCGGCGCGCGCCCTCGGTGCCATGGGGCGCCGGTGCCACGCCCACGCGTCGGTGGCCGTCATGGCGTCCAACTCGTTGGCGTCGGCGTCAATGGTCATGCCCACAAAGGCCAGCGCGTCACTGTCCGACCACCCATTGCGCACGTGCGCGCCCAGGGCCTGCGCCGCCAGCCTGAGATCAAATACGTTGGCCATGGGGCACGAGGCGCGACGCCAAAACACCTGCGCCGTATGGCGCGAGTCAAAGACCGCCTTGGCGACGCGCGGGTCGCCGAGGAGCGCCGCGACCCCGACCGCCGTAAAGAGTTCCGACGAGCCGGCGGCGTGCCCGTGGTCCGGGTCGGCAAACCATAAGCCGTAGAGGCCCACCATGTCCAACTGATAGACGGGTCCACCGTCGGGCACGCCAATCTGCAGCATGCCGATGGGCGCGCCGCGCGCGTGGCGCCCGACCATGAGGCCACGGGCATCGATCACGATGGGGGCGCCCGACGCCATGGCGGCCTCGGTGGCGTGCGTGCAGGCGGCCGCTGCCTCGGCGATCGTTTCCACGAGGACGACGGTTGCGCGCGCCGCGCGGGACACGGCCGCGTCCGAGGTTGGACATCGCTGCGCTGCTTTCGACCTTGGCTGGCTTGCGTCGTCCGTCTCTGACGTTGCTGTGTCGGACCGTGTCGCCGGCCCGCCGTCTGTTTTGTCGTTGGCGCGGTCAGTCTCGTCCGTGGCAGCATCAGGCACATTGTCGAGCGGGGCAAAAAGCGCGGTGGCGCGCATGTGCCACGCCGGGTAGACCACCGTGCGCATGGCAATGTCCTCGATGCGGCCCACGACACCCGCCAACATGCCCAGCAGACCGCGTATGCTCCCGTTGGCATAGTTGACGGCGTGCACGCGGAGCGACGTGCCCGTGTTGGTGAGCACGGCCACGTCGAGATGGCGTATGTCGACGCCGGTGCCCACATTACGCTGCCTGAGCACGTGCGCCACGGCGGGCGCCACCACGCGGTCGAGGGCGACGCGTGTGTCGAGAGCGGCGGCCGTGCGCGGCACAAACCATGGCGTCATCATGCGCCGCACAACGACCATGTCGCGTGGCAGTTCGGCAATGAGAAGTCGCGCGTCGTGCACCGTGCATGGTTTGTCGAGGACCTCCTCGGCGAGCGTCGCCACCTCGTCCAGGATGAGTCCATAGGGCCGCCCGACGAGAGCAGAAATCAGGCGGCGCGTGAGTCGCTCGCGCTGTTGCGTCTTGGCGATGGGCGCCGCGTCCCGACGGCACCACTGCACGCGTGGCCCCTTGTTGGCGTCGCGGCCCCGACGTCGGTCGTTGCCTGCACCATTGTTGTTGTCGTTGACCTCGGCAGCGGACATACGGTCGATGCCCATGGCACGGCGCGAGCCATGCACATCGCGGTCTCGTGTCCCATCGTGACCAGATGAGGCGACTCCGCTGGCGTCGTCTTTCTCAGCGCCACTGTCCTCGGCATCGTCGTCATTGTTCTCGTCTCTGTCGACATTTACATCGTCGCCGTTTGTATTGTCGTCAACATGCCCGGCGTCGTCGCCAACATTGTTGTGGTTGCTGGCGTCGGTGCAGGATCTTGCGCCAGCCGCGTCAATCGATCTAGGATCGGCATCTGCTTTTGGCCCGTTGGTGCCGGCATCGGCCTCGGCGCGGCCACGCGCGCGCGCCGGATCAAACACCGTCGCAGAGACCTTGAAAGCATCCTCTTTGGTGGTGGGTCTGACAAGAGGTCGTGCCCACGGGCACGATCGTGCCGTCTGGACAGGCGGCACTGCGGTTTGCACGACGGTCTTCGTGGCAGGCGGTGCGGACTCGGCAGGCGCTGATTGTTTGGACGACTTTGACGAGCCAGGTGCCGTCGCAGTGGCAACGCCGGCCGAGATGCTGACGCGCGCACCCCGCCGTCCCGCCTGGCGGCGTGTGTCCATGCATATGGTGAGCACGGGCTTGGAGGGGGCGCGAGGGGGTGCCCAGTCCTCGTCGCCGTCGCCATCGCCCACGACGTGCACGGAGCGGTTGGCCGACCCGTAGGATGTGCGGCCTGACGCAGGCGATGAACCTCTCTTTTTGGCCTTGGTGTGCATTGTGTGTAGGCGCTGCTGGCAGTCGGTGCGGTCCGAGGGCGAACAAGCAAAAGAAGAGCGAGGGCGCGCGGACCCAAAAGACGAGAGGAAAAAAGAACAGTCGCCGCCGTTGTTGTCGTGGTTGGCGCTGTTCTTCTTTTTTTTCTTTTGTGTGCGCACGCCACAAGCAATCGGGAAAAAAAGAGAGGGTGCCAAGGTTGGGGTGTTGTTTGTCGGCAGAGCAGACGGCTGCGCGGGTCTCGGACGGGTTTGCCCAGCCGCCTGATTTATTGTGGCCCCTGGCCTTTTTTTGTTGTGCGGCGGCAGCGCTGCGCTGCCGCTGTAACCTGCGCCCACATTGACTTTTTTTTACTCTGTGTGCATTTTTTGCCTTGTGGGCGTCATCACAATGCCCAATCGCATAGGCGGCACGTGCTGGGCGGGCCATGTGCAGCCCGGCCTTTGCGCTCTTGCAGAGCAACCCATCAAGGCGGACGGAAAGCGAAAAAAGGTAATAAATCTTTTAGATGTATGCCATTGGATGGCGCGTTGCAGGCTCCGGTAGGGCTTTGCGGCATCAAATTGGCGCCACCGCTGCATTGCCGAGCGACAACCACGCAACGGTACGCTCTTTCTCTCTCAATCTCCCTCTCTGCCACCGTCGTCGTTGGGCTCTGTTTCCGCTGTAGCCGGGACCGGCTGTGCTCGAAACTTTGTTGCACTCCCTTTTCTTTTTCTCACCTCCTTCCCTTGTGCGCTTGTTGTTGTGTCTCTCGTGCCTTGCCTGCAGCCTTTTGGTGGTTTCCGGCCGCGTCGCCTTTTCAGACCTTGCGCACGCACAACGAAAAAGGAAAAGAAAAGAACGGCACACACAAACCGACAATCGTCATGTCATCCCTGCCACTATCGTTGTCATCGTCACCATCGTCACCGCTACCGTCGTCGCCACCAACGTCATCACCAACAACTTTGCTCGTGGCGCCTCCCGCACCGACAACAATGTCATCCCCACGCCGGCCGACGGCGCTACCCGACCTCGACGCCATGTCGATGCCGGCCTATGTCGACGCGGCCATGGGGCGCCTTGTCGAGGCGCTCGACCGTCGCGACGCTTTTGCCGCCGACGTGCATCAACTGGCCTTGCTCGGCATTGTCGAGGGCGATCTCTTTGGGCGCGGTCATCCGCGACCCGCGCGTGACGCGCTCCTCGTCGCCGCCGCGCGCTTTTGGGGCGGCCTCGCCGCGCTGGCCGGTTCGGGGCGCGCCACCTCGCTAATGTCGCGCGGGACTGCCACGCACTGGTTTGCCGGGCCGGCCGCATGGCCCTCGACGCCGTCGTCGCTGGCGCGCTTTCTCTCGGAACGGCATGCGCTTGTGACGCAGGCGCCAGCATGCTTTATCAGCGCCACGACAGAAACGGATCAACGACGACCGGCGTTGAGGCCTCTCGTGGGCATGCCGCCGACCGTGGGGCCACCGACGCGTACCGCTCCGGAAGAGGTGCAGCGTGTGGACGCCCTCCTCGGATGGCTCGCCGCCGACCTCGATGCGCGATCGAGGTACGCCGCACCTGTGTCGAGACCGCGGCACAATGCAGCCTACGCGCCCACCGACGCGCACGTCCTATGGCGCGCGCACGACGCCGCGCTCGGTCGCACGCTCTACGTGCTAGTCGACGAGGCCACGTCGACTCCGAGGGCGTCGTCGTGCATCACGTGGACGACGACAGCGTCTGTGTGCACGACAACGGCGAGACCCGTGCCCGACGTTGCGCCCTCTAGTCCGTGGTCGGGCACGCCGCTCGCCATGGCCTTTGCTGGTCTCACCGGCGCCGACGGGTCGGGCGCGCCGCGCGTGCCCTTTATCGACCTCGCAGCCAACTTGCGCCAGGCCATCATGGCGATGGGCGCCGCCGGCCTGCCCATGCGCATCGTGCGCGTGCCGCCCGATGCCATGCAACGTGCCATCGCACGCGGGCGTGCCGTGTGGACGGCACTGGACCTGCGCACTATTATCGACGCCTGCCGCCGGCTACCGTCGCCCGCAGCCGACAGCGAGCATTATGCCTCTACTATTGCCGCGGCTGCCGTCATCCGCGAGACCCTTGCCGTGGCCATTGACGATGATGCCGCATGTGACGCTGCGGGTCGGCCCGGACCGCGAGCCGCGTGCGTTCTCGGGCGACCCTTTTGGGATGCCGCACGCATGTTTGGCGTCGAGCCGAACCCGTTGATCGACCTCACGGCGGTTGACGCCGTGGGTGCCGTCGCTGGCATTGCTCGTGACGCCCTCGACCGCCTTTGCTCCCCCTAGACCCAATGCGCCCGAAACAAAAAAACATATTTTTTCGACCATTTACCCACTCTTTTTTGTACACAACTTTATTTGTTTTGGAAAAAAACCCACAGGGCGCACAACACCGGAGCGCATGGAATCGCGCGGCGGAAGATTTTTGGTTCCCCTGGTAACATCGGGTTCCATTTTTTCTTTTTTTTCCTCATTCTTTATTTGGTCTTTTGGTGCTCGCTCCAGGGTCTCTTGTTGTTGGCCTCTCTGCGTGCACGCAAAAAAATCCTTGGCCGATGGATTCGACTGCCCCACAGTGGAGAGCGCTGTTGCGGTCCTTTTGCCTCCACGACTTTGGCCTGCCGTCGGCAACCTTTTCGCCCTCCTTTTAGATTGTCGCCGCCCTCCATTGGTTGTACCAAATGAAACAAAAAAACAAACAAGAGTCGCCTGTGAGACTTTGCAAAGCGACCCCAAGAACGGGTTTCCTACAATCTTTTTTTTCACGACAACAGCAACCTCTTGTCGGCGCCGACAGTGCCACACAAAAAAAAAATAGAAAAAAGAAGTGATATCGAGTCGGCGTCGTCGACATTGCCCGTGTGTGCGCACGACTAGACATAAAAGGACCAACGAAAAAAGGGGCGACGTCGTTGACGGCCAAGATGGCTGCGAGCGATGTGGGCGTGCATGCGACAGCGACCGCATGGGTGGGCGCGCAGGAACTCGATCTCGACACGTGCGCGTGCGCCGCCGCACAAGGTCACCATGATGTCATCCTGCGGCTGCGTCTCGCCGGCTGTCCATGGGATGCCAGCGCGTGCACGGCGGCTGCCGCCGCTGGACGCCTCGACACGCTCAAGTTTCTGCGCTCACATGACGAGGCCCTCGGTGGCGTCCCATGTCCTTGGGACGAGACCACGTGTGCCGCAGCGGCGGCCTCGGGTCGCATCGACGTCATCGCGTGGCTGCGCGACGGCGACGATCCGTGTCCGTGGGACGCGCGCACTATGGCGGCCGCTGCGGCACGGGGCCACTATCGAATGATCTATTGGCTCTGTGGGATGCGCTGGGGCGCTGCGCGCGCCCGCACCCGTGTGCCCTGCGACGGGGCATCATGGCGCGCACGCCACCGATGCCCATGTGAGCCAACCGTATTTGCCGCCGCTGCCGCCACAGGCCAGATCGGCATCATGTCGGCATTGTATGCGCGCGGTGTGCCCTGGGACGCGTCAGCATGTGCCGCCGCCGCGGGCAACGGCCATCTTGGTGCACTTGTGTGGTTGCGTGCACGCCGACCACCGTGCCCTTGGGACGAGCGCACGACACAGGGCGCTGCCTCTGGTGGCCACCAAGACTGCCTCGCCATGGCCCTGGCCGGCGGCTGCCCTGTTTCTGTCGACCACGCCAAACAAACAACTACCGTTTATGCCGCTGATTTGCTCAATTCAAGTGCCCACACGGCTGGCATTCTTCTGCCTGCATTTGACAGTGACTCTGTCACGGTGTCCTCGGCCAAGATGACGCCGATAGATGCTCCTCTTTGCACTGCGCCACCCGCGTATTTGGCGTCTGTCAATGTACCCGAGGTAGACGCGTACACACGCGAGTCTCCATGCACAGACCAATATGCACCGCGCTCGCCGGATGCAGTTGCCGGCACATCGCCGTCGGTGCATTGCGACTGGGCAGACCAAGGCGAAGACGTCGAGGGCAACGTGCACGACCACAAAGGGACCAACTGCAGATCGGGCGGCAATTTGATCAACCATGATCGTCTGCAAGAAGAGGCGCAACGAGCACCCCGCCATCGCTCGGGCGCCAAGGAGCGGGCCAAGAGAGAGCGTCGCGCGCAGGCGGCCAAGGTCGCAGCAGCGACTGCAACCACTGCCACAACGACAATGACTGCGACAGTGCATCCGCCGGCGACTGCTCCTACTATAGCCATGGGCGTCCCTGTCCTTGGGCGCAAACTGTGGACTGCGGCCGTCAGGCCCGAGTTTAGTTTTGCCGCCGCCGCGGCGACCGCCGGCACGGGGTCATCAAAAGCCTCGTGCGCGCAGCCTGAACTACATACCTCTGTGACAACACCAGAGGTCCCAAAATCGCCGTTGCCCTTTGTCGGCTCGCCCAAGGCTCGTCGCCGCAAGCGCGGCGGCAAGGGCCGGCGTTGACACGAAAGCCAAATAGGCAAACCCCTCTTTTTTTCCCCACATAAATGGCGCAAACCTTTTTTACACTGATCAAGGCCGAGTCGTGCTCCCTGCGATGACGCTCCCCTACCTGCCTTTTTCCCTATGAGGGTTTTGTGTTTTTTTGATGCGTATGTGTAGTCGTCGACATGTGTACACGCACGCAAAAAGAAGGTCCTGTATTCTCTTTTTTTCTCAAACAAGGTTTTATGGAGTTGTTGGGCATGTGCGGTGTGATGCCCTCGATGGTTTGAAAGACAAAAAAAAGGTCGCCGACGGGGCGCGCACGGCAAAAACCAAGGGAAGAGTGCCCATGGACGGAAATAAAGCCTATGGCGGTCCTAGACGATGATGCGAAAGAGCGACGACGCCGTGCCGTCGCACGTGAGCACATTGTCGACGAGACCACAGTCGGCACCGCCGACGCCGTCCAAGAGCGAGCGCATTACGACGAGATCGCCACTATAAAGATTGTTGTCGGTCGCGCGATCAGCGCCATTGTTGTTGGCGTCAGCAACCTTGGACAACTGGAGCCAAGGCCTTGCGACGTCGTCGTTGTTGACGGTGGCGGCAGCGGGGCACATGATGCGGCCGGTGGCCGGGTCGGGCTGGCACAGGCGCAAGGTGACGTTGGTCCATGTATCGGTGGCGGGCGTCTCGATGATCGAGAGCGACGCGGGCGATACAGGGAGGCTGATGCGGACGCCATTGTTGCCGCGGGTGTCGTCGGCCGTGCGACCGAGGGCAAACACGTGGGCGTCCTTGAGGTAGGGCACGGCGACGCACGTCAGCGGCGCGCCGGCCATGCGGTCATCGGCAAAGCAGTAGGACATGGCGTCGGCCTGGTACAGACGGAGCGCGCCGCCGTAGACGGCCTGCGATTCGGCCGACATTGCCACGGCGAGGAGCGCCAAGAGGGCGACAGAGGCGACACACAGTTTTCTCTCCATCATACTTTTTTCCTCGGTACACCTGCCCGAGTCGCGCAGAAAACTGTGATAAAGAGAGGCCGGCGATGTATATGCGCAGGCTTTGCAGCGGCGACGGCGGCAGAGACCTGGTGCGTGCTCGCGAGTGGCAGAAGACGGAAAAAAGAGTAATGGTTGCCCTCTCTTTTTTTTTCATAATTGCCCCCTGTCGCCCTTGGTTGTGTGGGCGTGCCACGTCGCGCCGACGCCCTCCAATAACACGGCGATGCCGCCTTCTTTCTTTTTCTTTTTCAAAAAATTTAGGATGGTTGGTTTCCTATTTCCCATTCACTGTTTTTGAAAAATGGGTAAAAAGCCATGACGGGGGCACACAGATGTTTTTTTCGAAAAAAAAAAAGAAAAGAAAAAAAGATTGTCGTCAAGGACAGGGACTAGGCGCGGTCGTCGGCGCGCGTCATGGCGTGGTCGAGACCGTCGACGGTTCCGTGGAGCCACGGGCCGGCCAGCGGCGCGAGCGTTGTCGTGGTGGCCGTGAGCGCGAGCCCGGCGGCGGCAAAGAGGCCGACGGCGACGGCGTGGCCCCATGGTCGCGGAGCATCCCCATTCCTATCCATGTCTGCGTGCGCGCGGCTCTGTGCCGTCTGTTTTCCTTTTTTTTATTTCAGACAAAAAGTCGAGGCGAACAGGGCGCCTTGTTGTCCCGTCTTTTTTTTGTCCGAAAGAAAGGACGGCAGAGATGGCGCGGGCGGTCGCGCTTTTGCCAGCATGCGTTTTTTCCGACCAATGATTTTTCGCGTCGGCGCACGGTGGCCAATCGAGCCCCGTTTTTTTGTGGCACCCCAAAAATGGTGTGTGGGCGCATGGTTGTGCGTGCATGCACAACCCGTTGGGGCAAAAAAACGGGGCCCTGCAATATGGTCTGCCAACCTTTTCGAGTCTGCTGTGGTGTCGCAAAGCACGCGCACACATTGGGCCACACGAAAAGATGAAAAAGAGGCCACGCCGACGGGGAAAGGCGCGACGATTCAAAAAAAGGCCATTGTTGCTGCAACACACAAACACAGGCCTGCAGTGCGACCACGTATAACATTTTTCTTTTTTCCCGACCAAAAACAAAAAAAGAGAGAGATGAGCGACATTACGCTATTTATATAAATGTGCACATGCTATACAGGAATAGGCGCGACGGGAAGTTGGGAGATTGGTCGAAAGGGCAAACAAGTGCGAGATTGACCAAGCATTCGGCAGTCGCGACGGCCGACCGCAGGGCGCGAGCGACGCAGGCAATATACAAAAAAATACAAGAATACAAACAAACTATTTACAAACGGAAAAAAAAGAGAGTCAGGCGAGGGCGTTGACAGACGGCGTGGGTCGGCGCCGACGCATCCCGGAAAAGTAGGCGCACAGTCGACGCCATGGACCGACGCGGTGCGGCAGGGGGTGGCGTCGGCACCACTCGGCGCCGAGGTAGGCCTCGCGCCGTTGGAGCGCGGCGGCCCACCGGTCCAGTTGATCGAGCGTGCGCTTTTGGAGACCACGATCGGGTGCAAAGCCCGGCACGCACATGCGCTCGCGCGCGCGTCGCGCAACGATGGCCAGTGTTCCACGCGCCTGATGGAGCGCCTCGAGTTCGGCCTCGATGTCGTCGTCCGAGGTCTCGCGCGTGGCCGCCGCATCAACATCAGCGACGACGGGCGTCGGCGTCGCGCGATGGTAGTCGCCGACGAGCCAGTCGAACCGTGCCGCTTCGCTGCGCGCCTCGGTGTCGACAAGAGGTCCCACGACCAGCACCGCGTCGGCAGGCTTGGTCTTGGGCGTGCCCGTGTCGAGGAGTCCCACCAGCACCATTTTTGTTCTCTCCCAGGCCCTGCTCTGTGCCGCTGCTATGAGCCGAATGCGCCGGCGGTGCAATGGCTCTTTGACAAGCAAGTCGTCGGGGAAGAGGCAGAGCACACACACGCACAAGTTTTCGATAGAGTCGTGATCTCTACGGCTCACACTCTATTTTTTTGCCGGATCGTCGATCAAAGTCCTTTTTTTCCTCTTTCTTTTTTTTGTCAAGGTTCTGCTGCTGTCGTCGGTCAGTGTGCCTATCGTCCAGATGATATGGCAATGTCGATGGCACTGTATGCCGACCGGCAGCCTTCGTCCCCCTTTTAGCGCGCCTGCCCTCGACGGCCGTTGGCAGGAGCAATGGTGCACGGTTGCACAGTCACCACGGCCCAATCACCATGATCCAAACCGTGGACTTGAGACTATGGTTGCACACCACGCACACCGTAGACGACTTTTTGCAAAAAAAAGATTACGCACCGCCCGGCGCCGGTTCACTGTTTTTGTTTCCGTGCAAAACCCAACTCTTGCGGTCATGTTTGCAAATTGTATTACGACAAGACTGCGCAAACCGGCCTGGGGGGCATGACGCTAGCCTGCCCCTCCCCCCAAACAACAACAAAAAACGGCAAGGCTGGCGACAAGGCGTGTGGGGTCACAAGAGGGCGCGCGACGCTCGGCTGGTCGACCACCCGATCCTGTCCTGGTCGACGTAGCGCGCAAACAGAGGTTCGAGCGGGTGCGCCGCCGGCGGCCAAAACACACGCGGCAGCATGACCGTCCAGCCGCGCGCACAAAACAGGTCGTCGCCGCCACAGTGCGCTGGCAGCGATCGCGCGACTTGCGGGTCGACGACCGTCGCGTCGTCATACTCGGTGGGCCACGGACCCCACTCGGCGCCCACCTCGCGCCCAGCAAAGGACCGTCCGCCTGGATCGCTTGTGTGTTCTGCAAACCGAAAGCCCTTGACGACAACGCCAAGGCAGAATCGTGGCGTGTGCTCTTGCGTAGTAGCAGATGTTGGTCGGCCCCAGTCGCACAGCACTCGGTCGCCGTTGGCATAGATCACGTGACCCGTGCAGCGAGGCGCCACGCTTCCGTCGGGTAGGCTGTGCCACGAGGCATCAACGTGCGTGCCGTCGCCGAGGTCGAGGACGCCACGACCGCGCGGCCTTCCGCGGACAAATCGCCCCGTAAAGACGGGCGACGCCCCACCGATGGCGCCTTGGATGCGCAAGACGCCACGCCCATGCCACATGTCCCGCCGCCAGTCGCCCTCATAGACAGACGACGACGAGGCCTCGCACGTGAGTGCCCCGTAACCGTCGCGTTGGTCGTCTGTGCATTCGCCCGCGTACGACCACGCGTGGCCCAAAGTCTCTGGCGCATAGTAGATCACGGCCGTGTTGTTGGGTCGCCGTGTCGTCTGATCGTCGAAACCATCGCCCGCAACCGCGAGATCATCGTCTCCGCTGTCGTCTGTGCCGCTTTCGTCGTCTGTAGTCGGATGTCGCGTTTTCATAGTTTGATCCTGTTCCATGGGGTCGTTGTCGACTTTGGCGTGAGCGGCCGCGGTGCCGATAATGATCATCCCACGCTTATTGTTGTCCATGGCCGGCACACGACGCACGGTGATGCCACGCGCAATGCCCTCTGTCCATATACCCGCCGTGACCATGGCTGTCTCGGTCGATGTGACATGCGGCCCATTCTGGCCCGTGTCTTTGGGCGGGACCGACGCGGCCTCGGAGCCCAGGCCCGATAAAAAGCAGTCGACAAAACGGCCCCAGCGCCATACGAGTCCGCACGAGTGCCCAGCGGCGAGGCACATCTCGCACTGAAAGGCAAGGCCGTTGCGGGGTCCACGGTGCACGATGCGATGTGCATGCCCAACCCCGTGGTGGACCTTGCGCACGAGGGCTGCCGACGCGGCGACCGCATAGGCCCACCGGTAGCCGCGGGCGCGCACCAAGGACGGCGGCGGATGCGGACAAGCGGCGTGGGCCTGCGTCATGCCGCACCCTGTAATACGGTCGGCGGCCATGCGCGTGAGTCGCATGCATCGTTGGTTCCACCATCGAACGAGGACCTCGGCGCGTGTGTCGTCGTCGCCGTTGTATCCCCCTGAAGACCGAGAGCACGACGGTGACGATACCACACCGCCATCGGTGCCCAAAGTTGCACCTAGGCGACCTGGAACAGGCGACGAGTCGCCAGCCATGCACGTGCCCAAGGTGGGTGACTGGCTAGAACCATGGTCGAGCGCATCATCACCATGGCGGCCATCGGCTGCAAAGCACCAGGCGTCGACGGCGTCGGCGAGGCAGGCCAGGCCCCGGTACGTGCACGGCGGCAGAGCGGCGAGGTAGAGGTTGCGCCAGAGGAGATTGTCTGATGCGAGGCCGGCGAGTCGCGTCGACGCGCACGCCAGACGGGCCAAGGCGTGCGCGTCGCAAAAGGCCATCACGGCAAGGACCAACTCGTCGGGAAGCACGGCAAAAGAATCTTCCAGAGCCCCATGTGCGCATTCGCTCTCTCCCGCGCGCCGGTGCTGACGACACAGGCCGCCCTCTTCCTGGTCGTCTGCGACGCGCAACCGCTTGCGTATCATCGAGGCCACGCTGTCGATGGTGTCTTTGGTGTCGCTGGCGTCGTCGGTCGGATTACAGCCGAAAAGGTTGTCGACACGCTTGCGCTTCCAGCGTGCCTCGGCAGACTCTAGGCGGCGCCGGCGCGCGGGCGGCGGGCGCGTCGCATCATGATCGACGAGGAGCGCGTCGAAATCGACCGGGCGGGGTCGGCGACGCGACGCCGTGCCACCGAGCGTGAGTCGACCCAAGGCCAACAGGGGTTCTCTCTCCATCAGCCTAGGCAGTTGCTCGTCTTTTTTTCCCCTGTAATGTGGGTGTAGACTTTTGCCAGGGCGTCGCAGAGGCCGCCTTGACGCAATAACACGAGAGTGATTGAGAATGGGAAAAAGAATGTCACGAGATAGAACCGGCCGAGTCGACACGGGCGGGCAAGGTGTGCGGCTGGAAAGAAAATTGTCGGGGGACCCCCAAAGTTGTCGCTGTGGTCAACGGCAGACAATCGACGCGCACGACGCTCGGTGCGCTTGTGGCAGACCAGCGACAGCCGCAAAGACTCAAGCCCGCTGCGCCGATTGGCCTCTCCTTTTTGTGCCAACCAAAATCCTGCTTGTCGTTGACCAATCCCCAATTTTTGCGCGCAATTGCGGCCGCCAAGGGCCACCAAACCTGAGCGGAAAAAAGGCCGTGCTGGTTATCCTCTTTCTTGGCTCCACTCTGAGATTCATTCCAGGGTCCGCCCCTGGCGTGTCCCTTTTTTTTCGGGCAAAAGAGAAGGGAAACAAGGAAAAAAAGACATGCCGGTTGTGCCCTGTGGGCAGGCCTGCCGACAGAGACACATCAACGAGAAATATTTTTGTTTAAAAAAAAGAGGCAAGTTGCGGGTGCGACGAGGAAGGTGGTGGGCGGGCGTTGTTGGCGCGGCACCACCAAAGGGAGGTCCTCAAGAGGCAAAGGCGTACATACCGACGCACACCCGCCCACACACCTTTTTTGTCTCAAAAAAACACACGAGAGATGAACCGTAACAACGCCCGATCCCAGGCGCCCTGCAACATCTACATTGTCGCGTCCGGCGCCGGCCAGCCCCGCTCCGTGTCGACGCTTGGGGCCGCGCCGGCACCCGCGCCGACATCGTGGGGCGCGCCGCGCGTCGGACCCTCGCTTGGGTACGACCCGCTCCCGCCGACCCCCGTCTGTACTGCGCTGCCCAACGGCACCCGCCGATGTTGCGTCACGAGCCCCTATGACGGCACCACGCACTGTGCCATCCTCCCAGCCGACAATGGCGGCAACAATGGCACTGGCAATGGCACTGGCAATGGCGGCGGCAACGAACCGCGCCCCATGTTGGGGGCCGTCCGCGCACCCTACCCGCAGCGCGAGTGCGTGCCGCTGGACGGCGGCTACCAACGCTGCTGCACGACGGTACCCCCCTCGTCGGACAACGGCAACGATCCCGAAGGCGGCGGTGGCGGTGAGAGCAGCGGCTACGAGCATCAGCCTCTGCCGCCGACCAGAGGCTTTGGCGCGGTGCAGTCGCAGCCCCCGCGGCAGAACGGCGCCGGGCTCAACTGCACCCTGACGGGGTCGTACGCCGACGGCGACCTCGCCCTCAAGTGCAGGCCCTACTGAGCCAGCAGTTTGTTATCGGCATGCCCTCTGTCTTTTTTTTCCCTTTTTGCGTGGCAACGGCGCACTGTTTTTTTTCGCATGACAAGAGATGAAAACGGTAATAAAAAGATGAAAATAAAAATTCCCTTCTTTTCTTAAAAAAAGAGGTGGGGACCCAATGATGTGCAAACCCGGCAGGACAGCCTTGCCAGCCAACTCGATTTCTTTTGCAGCGTCAAAAAAAGCACACACAAAAAGAAGGTCGGTCGTTGCCTTTTCTTTTCCAAAGTGTGCGGGACATGGTCGCCGATGGCCTGCGGGAGTCACGAAAGATTTGGCGCGAGCGCGCGTGTCTGGCGGGCGAGGCGAAAGCAATTCAACAGAGACTTCAGTCGGACGTGCGACCGGCGCTCTCCATGGCCGCCACGAGGGCACGCACCGACGGAGGGCTCGACAGGTCGACGCCCTCGGTGGACTCGCCGGAACTGGCGACGCCGCCAAAGAGCCCGAGGAGTTGGCCCAACACGCCGACGGGTTCGGCCACCGGCGAGGGACGCGGGCCGCGCGCCGCCACGGGACGCAGACGCACGCTGTCGAGGTCGGCCTTGGTGAGCACCAACCAGGCGCCTTGAGGCGCGCGTCCGACGCCGCCGAGGCCGTGCCTGCCGACGCGCTCTTGCCACTCCACCACGACCACGGCGACCACCACGACGCGGCCTCGGCGGGGGTGGGGGCGGCTGTTTGTACCGGCGGTGCCGCGACGGGCTCGGGTTCGACGACCGCAGTGACAGAAGCCTCGACGACCGCAACGGCGACCTCCGTGACCACAACAGGAGCCTCGACGACCGCGTCAGATGGCTCGACGCACGCGGTAGCCGTTGTAATCGGTTCAAACGATGCCATGGCCTTGGTGTCGTCGGCCTCGTCGGCGCCCGGCGACGGACCGACAACCGCGATCGGTGCAAAGGCCGCAATGGCCTTTTGGTCGTCGCTGTCGTCCCCTGGGATGTCGACAGCAGACTCTACCGCCAGGGCATCATCTGACGAGTTGACGGTTTGCGCCGGTGTCTGGTCGTCAACGACGGCGCCGTCAACACCTTGCACGGTGTCGGCGACGGCAACATCGGCAGGTGCGTTCTGGGCCAAAGGACATGCGGCGGCGGCCACAGGTGCAGTCTCATAGTCATGTGAATGGCGTACGTGGGAGATGCCAGCACCAGTCTCGCTCGCATCCGCCACGAGGTCATCGGGGTGAGTCTCACCGATGGGCGTGGGTCCAGTCGATGGCACACAGAGGTCCGCCAGATGGTCGTCCAGAGTGCCCTCCGAGGGCGCGATCGGAACTGCATTGGTATCGTTGTCGTCATTGTTATCATGGCCGTCAGGGGTCGGTGCCACGTGGGCAATAGTGGAGTCGTCGCTGCCCAAGTGTTTAACCGGCCAGTCGTTGGCGTCGGTCATGTCATCGTGCCACGTGCGATCGCCAATAACAACGCCATTGTCATTGGTGTTGTCGTCGTCGTCGGAATCGACCGCGTCGTCGATATAGGCGGCAAACGGGTGGACGTCGAGTGGCCAGTCGGCGCGCGGCGGCGTCGCCTCTGGTGTGTAGTCGGTCGCGTCAACAGGTTGGTCGGCCAAGTATCCATTGGGGTCGTCGTCACCGCCGACATCACCCCCGAGATCATCATCGACGTTGTAGTCATCAGGGTACGCTATGGCGGCATCAGACACCCGTTGGCCGAGGCTCACGACGTCTTGTTCGTCGCCCAAGGGTGCGACGAGGCTCGCCGCATAAAAGGCATCAAATGCCAGGTCATAGGTGTCATCCGACCCTCTGTCCGATCCGAGGTCCTGGTCGGCACACTCGCCGTCATCGTCTGGCGAGTAGGTCGGCAAGAGGTCGCCAATGTCGGCCGGGACAGCGTCCTCGCCCGTGTCCTCGTCGACATGGTACACGCCGTTGGTGGGTTTGTAGCCGTCATTGTCGTCGTCGTCATAGGCCTGCAGCGCCTCATAGTAGTTGCCATACCCGGCATAGCCATACGGTGCCACATCGGTGCCTCCATCATTGTTATCATTGTTATCATCATCACCAACGTCATTGATGGCGCGGGCAGCGGTGTCGTCCTCTGGGGAGGCGTCAATAACGGCGCAAAGCCGCGTCGTCTCGTTGTCGGCATAGTCGTCCTCCATCGTAATGGTGTTGTCGTTGTTGCTGTACGAAAATAAAAAAAAACAAAAAAATGTGAGCACGTGCAAAAAGAGGGGGACGCCGCGGGCGGCGGCGATGATGACAAAAAAAAGGCGGGGGTTGGTCGGGACGTGCCAGGAACAGGGTAAAAGAGGCAGAGGATAAAAAAAGAAGGACCGGACCGCGGCCAGATAAGTTGCGTAGGTCGCGAGGATTGCGTGCGTTTTTTCTTCCCCCTTACATCAGAGGGCGCCGGTTGGAGCCGGCAGAGCCGACGAAGGAGCGCAAGGCCGCGCCGCCGGTGGCCCCCTCCGAGGCCATGTATTGGGCAGTGTGCGCTGCCGCTCGTTCCCCTCTCCCTTTTTCTCTTTCACCCGGCGGTTGTCCCGCACAATTCACAGGCGCCGCGCTGGAAGCCGTCATCTCTTTTTTGTTTGTGTTGTGTATGGTTTTTTTTTCGTACAAAAAATACAAAAAAGGGAGAATGTCTGCAAGAACAAGATCGCTTCGATGGGATTGGTGGGTGATGGGGATTGGACTCGTGCGATAGGGCCACCCAAAGAACTAGCAAAATGCGCACGGCCACCACCCTACGCTGATTATAGATTGCCCTTGTAGACGTGCACACGCACACACACACACCGAAAAGGCCCCAACTAGCCCAGAGCACACCCGCCCTATTTTCCCTCCTCTTTTCTCTTGCGTCGATCCGAGGACCGTCGCCCCGTTGGGATAAAAGAACACCGAGGGCACCACCACAAACAAAAAAAAAGAGCCGACCGCAAAGCGCCTCTCCTTCGTCGGCCCATCCGCGCCGCATCTCTTCCTCTTTTTTTTGCGTCGCAGCCTACCACCCCTTTTTTTCCCCTCTCTCCGAGCCGGAACCGCCTCGACCGCCCAATCGTCCCCAAAGGACACGCGCATTGGAAAAAAAAGGAAAGGAAACAAAAAAGGATGGCAACCACACTGCCCTTCCCGCCGGGCCTCGCTCCTCTGGGCGACAACGACCACCATCACCACTACTACACAACAACAACAACAACAACACCGATCATGGTACCGACGACGCGGAACCGCTCAACCGGGCCGTCGCCCATGCGCTCGACCGCCGGCCCAGAGGGGTGCCCCTACAGGCCATCGAGCCCTTTGTGCGCTGGTCGACCGGGTTCACCCTGTCCGAGTGGGTGCGCACGGTGGACGTCACCTCGTCCCTTTTCAACGCTCCAGGCGGCCCGACGACACGTCCGGTAAGCCGGGCCGACCTTTTGCGTCGGCTGCCGTGCGTCGGCACCGTTGATCGCATCGCCGGTATTTCAGTGGTGTATCCAGTGGCCTCGCTCAACCGGTTGCGCGAGCACGCGCCGCCGCCGATGCCGGGCCAATACACGCTCTGCGCGTCGCTCGCGGGCAAGACGAGCGCCGCCTTTGGCGGCACGACCGTCGTCGTCGTCGTCGATTCGATCGAAGCATGCCGCGACGCCGTGCACGATATGCGCCGACGCGGCACAGCGATAGCACTCGACTGCGAGGGCACGTCGGTCGTGCGATCCAACAGTATCTCGCCGGGCGTCGCGCTCATACAGATGGCACCGCGCGATGGACCCTGCTACCTGTTTGACATGTGTCGCCCCGAGACGGCGCGCTCGGGTCACGCCCTCATGAAGCACGGCGGCCTCGGCGCCCTGCTAAGCGACCGGTCGGTGATCAAGGTGGTGCATGACGCGCGCGAAGACGCGCGTGCCCTCGCCGTGGCCTATCGCTGCGCCCTCGGTGGAGTCTTTGACACGCAGATCGCGTACATGGAGGCCGAGGGCAACGTCGACGGCCCGCGGCCGAGCCTCAACGCAGTCCTCGCCGCCTGTGGCCTGGACACCAATCAGCACAAGGATGCCATGCGCGCCGTCTATCCGTTTGATTTGTGGCCATGGCAGCGCCGCCCACTGCCCGCGTGGATGGTCGAGTATGCCGTGTGCGACGTCGCACTTCTCTTGGCCTTGTATGATATTCTGATTGCGCGGCGCTTGTCGGCGTCGTCATTGCCGCCACCGCCCTGGGGCATGGGGTCCTCTATCACGCCTCTTTGCGGTTGGACCGTCGTCGTCGCTGCCAGTGTCGCTGCTGCGCCAAGGCTTTGCGCCATCGCGCCTGCCGCCACACCGCGCGCCCCACCCGGTGGCGTCAAGAAATGTCTGCCGACAGCGGTTGTTGGCGACTCGGTCAAAGGCACGGGCCGGCGACGCCACCGCCGCGCCGCAACTGCCACCTCTCATTAAAATGGATGCGCATGCGTGTACAGATTGCACGTGCCACCTTGTGTAAACAAAAACGAAAAAGGGAAAAAGTCGACCCTTTCTTTATGCAACAACATTTTTATGGTCCCTTTTTTTCTTTTTTTTTCGATGTGCGTCACCCGAGTGTGTCAATGGGGTGGCCCGAGTGCGTGTCTTGCACGCCCTGATCAATGATGGGGGACAACTCAAGCCGGCACGTGAGCGCCAAAATACACACACACACACACACACACATACACAAAAGAGACTCCAAAAGGCTGTGGCCCTTGGAGGGCCTCTCATGGGCCGCAGTCGCAAAAAAAGGCCAACTGCATATGTTGGGGCGGTCGACACATCATCTCGCTCGTGACGCCGTCGCAGACTCTGAAGCCAGAGAGCGGCCGCTTTGTTTTTTTTTCTTGCGATGGATGAGGCCGTGCCTGTGACCGCCAATTACCTAGGAGGAAACTTGTTGCGAGAAGGGGAAAAAAAAAGAGAAACATGCCGACAACGGCAACGCACGCCACCAAGGCCCAAATAGGCCGGCAACAGAGGCAGAGCAAAAAAAAAAGTCGGAAAAAGGATCGGATGATCAAAAAAACTCAAAAGTGTATGCAAAAAGGGGTTGGCGGTTGCCATGTCGGCACACCGCATTTTGTATGGTCGCCCAAATCTATTTGCGGCTGGGCAATATAAAACGAAATCAGGCCGAGCCACAGCAAGGCACACACGCCAAAGCACACCAGGCGACACGGACCCGACAGAGCATATTACCGATCCACCGCCATGACCAGCCAACTCTCTATGGAACCTCGTGCACGCCGCACGCGAGGCCGGGGGACCAACGGGGCAGTCCACCCGGTGCGCACAACCAAAGACGGGACCGAGATCTCGGCCTATGACATCATACGCCATGTGTTTGGGTGGAACACGAGAGCGCAAGACAAGGCCGTCAAGACGATGGCGCGCCGCGTGCGCGAGACCGGCTTTGCTCTGTCGACGCGTGCCCTGCCCGGCGGCGGCAAGCCCACGGCCACCTTTGCGGCTGCGCGCCTCGACGCCTTTCTCGACGCCCTCGACGCGGCCTCGCTCCACACCGACAGCATCCTCGCCGGCGCCGTGGCCGCTTACCGGCGCGCGCCGGTTACCGAGCGCCTCCTCCAGCATATCGCTACGGCAACGTCAGCCGCATCGCCGCGCCGACGCAAAGACAACTTGACCCGACGCTCCCCTCTTTGTTTGCGTGTGATCCCGCATGACACTTCCATCTACAGCGCGGTCGGCCATTGTGGCGCTGTCCTCATGGCGACGATGGGGGTTGCCGGCGCTCCCACGCTCACGCTAGACCTGGGCGGCCTACCCGAATCGACCAGCCCGCATACCCTCGACGGCAACAACAATGCCGACGCCGTCGGTGGCAAACCCGATACCGACAACATCATCAACGACGACAATGCCGTCGATGACGATGACGACGGTGGCCTGCGTATCGACGACGACAGTGACGAAGACAACCAAGTCGACGACCGCGTGGATCCGTCTCTGCATCGCATCGACGTTGCCGACAGCGGTATTCGCAACGACGTGGCAGACGACGACACGCTATTGTCCTTTGTCGAGACGCGGGCGATGCCGTTGGCCACGCCCGCCAGGCCATTGCGCGTGTGGTGCACGGGCGGACGGGCCGCCGTGCGGCTGTGCGCCGTGTGGCCTATGGGCGATGGCGCCCACTGGGGCGTGAGCCTGCCGCGCCGCGATTCTACCGCCGTGGACTACATGGGCACCATCGAGCGTGCCGATGCCGTGCGCATGCTCGCGCGCTTTGTCGTCGTGCCCGGCGTGGTCCTCATCGCCTCGCGCCAGTGGTCGTCGACAAGGGGACCCGTGGTCGGACCCGAGGTGCGCGGCGCCCGCGCCCTTTGCGACCTCGCCTCGGGCCTGATGACCTCGCCGTTGGCCTCGCCACCGCAACCTAATTTGTGACGCTGGCGACCACACATTTTGTTTGTTTTTTTTTGCCCCTCACTCGCCCAACAAAACCCCAAATAGAGCAAATGTATTTTTACCAGACAGATTCGAAATGACAAAAACAAAACAAAAAGTCGCCTCCTGTCTGCAAAGGTTGGTCTGGATCTGATGACTCTTTCTTTTTTTTCCACTCACCACGCTGCTCTTCTTTTTCGCTCCCAGACCTTGTCTAGGCGGCATCCGCCGCTTTTTGTTGTTGGGTCGGCAAAAACAAAACAAAAAGGAAAGCAAAACTCTTGATTTGTTTTTGGGTGGACATGCGAAGAGGGCGGGGCGGCGCATAGCGTCTTGCGACCTCATGTGCGTCGAACGCCACCACCGGCTGACGGCAGTAGTGGGGGTCTGGCAATGGTGCAGTGATGGTACGGGGGACGGCAACGCCCGCCGTCGCGCCTTTGGCGTGTCTCTGTTTTTAGCCCGTCTATTTTTATCAACATATCCCCCTTTGCACGGACGACAAAAATATCGCAAGGACCAGCACCACCGGCGCCCCCAAGGATGACGAGCCTAGACAACGAGACCTCCACGGCGCACGCGGAACCAACGCTGGCCGGCACCGAGGGCCTCCCACCGGGCGCGCGCCCCACGACAGTCGCCGGCCACCCGGCGATGGTGGTATATTCGTGGCGCGACTCTGTGACCGACGCCCTGGGGTGGATCGCCATCGAGGCCGACGACCGGTTGCCGCCCGTAGGCGGTGGCGGCCTCTTTGTCTCGGCGACCACCACCGAGGCTGAAGTGGTCGACGTGGCCCGCAGCATGGCCCGCAAGTTGCGCGTTACGTGCGCGGCCGGTGCGGTGCGCGGCGCCAAAGGCGGCGTGCGCTACGATCCGACGGCGCCCGATGTCAACGATGTGATCGGACGGTTCATGGCCGCCAACGCCGCCGTCATTCGCACGGCGTGGGCTACGGGCGCCGACCTCAACACTGACCATCACGTGCTCGACGCGCTGGCCCGTGAGCATGTCGGCGTGCCGCACTGTCTCTACGCGCTCGCCTCGCGCTACCCCGAGGCCCGGCCCGCGCATCTGCTCGGTGTCGATGCGCCGGAAGCGCCCCAAGGCGCGACCTTGTGGCCGCGGTTTGACGTGGCCGAGGCCGTCGTCGGTTATGGTGTGGCGCGCGCTCTGCGCGAGATTACGCCCGACGATTCTCTAGATGGTCTCGACGTGGCCGTCCAAGGGTTTGGCACCGTGGGCGGTACGTTTGCCCTCTATGCCCAGGCCCTGGCGCGCGCGTGGTGGCCGTTGCCGATCGCGACCACTTTGTCGTGCGCCCCGACGGCATCGACGTGCGCGCCCTGTTGGTGTGTCGCCAGCAGAGGGCACCCTCGGGCAGTGCCCTTTTGGCCGATTGTTTTGCGCCCTCATCGTCGTCGTTGTCAACGGCTCCCGTCAACGGCGATGGAAGCAAACTCGTGGCGCGCGAGCCCGACGAGACCAACGACGCGTGGCTGAGCCGCTTTTTGGGCGCATGCGCTGGCGGCATCGACGTGTTTGCGCCGTGTGCCCAGCGCTACGTGATGACGCGACGACGACCGAGGCCCTCGCGGCGGCCATCGCCAGGCGCCGTGCAACAGTCGGCACAGGACGGCGCGCCTACGTGGCCAGCGGCGCCAACAACATTGCCGCCGATCCGTCTGCCCTGGAGTCCTTTTTGGACACTCGCGACGTGTGGATGGTGCCCGAATGGGTGTCCAACGCCGGCACGGCGTGCCTCTTTATGGAGGCGACGACCAGGACCCCGCCGGCATCTCCCAACTATGGAGTGGTGGTGGGTGCCGTGGGCAATCGCGTGGCCGCCTTTGTCGCGCTTGCCAAGAGTCGCGCCGCCGTTGCGCACGCCGACAATCGCGGCGCGGTGCGGCCGTCGGGCCTCTTGGCTGCCTGCCATGCCGTGGCCGACGATGCCCTGGCATCGTGCCCCTAATTGCCTCGCATTCTCTCTTTTCTTTTTTTTTTCTGCAGGCCAATAAAACAAAAGGAAAAAAAAGAGATTGAAAAAATGTTTTTTTAAAAGAAAAAAGAGCAGGCGGTCGTGTGCGCTTGTCGATTAGGTCCGGGCGTCGGCAGGCGCAAAGTGGGCGCTGCGCAAAATATTGCGGCGCCGGCATGAAATAGGGACGGCAACAACCGCCCCTCGATAACCACAACTTGTTTCTGGCGCCAGATTTGCAAAATTTCACGCTTTCAGTTGTTTTGATTTCGATTTTTTAAAGTTTTTGTTTTTTTGTCTATAGATTCTGTGGGGTGCTGGCTCTTTTGGGGCAAAGCAAAAAAGTCAGGGGGTGCAAGAATCCTTTTTGTTGGGCGTGCCCGACGGGCGCCACCAAAGACGGGCGCAAAGAGGCCGACAGTCCAACAGGCCAATACAGGGCAAGATTGAACGACACACACACGCGTGAGCATACACCAAAAAAGAAAAATGGGAGACAAAAGGATGCAGGAACGGCGACCCGCGCAGGGGCACATGGCGCGCCGGCGGCGGGCGGGTCAACCGGAAACCACACCGTTGTTGTCACGTACCGTCTGTTGTCTCTGTGTGTTTTTTTCGTGCCCCCCCCCTGCGATACAGGGTTGCTTTTTGTGCCGTCGCGTCCTTGTCTTTTTTTTTAATTTGGTGTCTTCTTTTTTCTATTTGTTTTTTTTTCATCTGACAACAACAACGCACACGGCCATGCAAACTGGTCCGACAACTGTTGCCACCAATGCCGCCATCGTCGGGCCTCAAATGAAGGGAGCCACAGCGGGACCACGAGGCATGTTGGGAGGAGCAACACGCAAGCGTCGCCTGACAGGCGCCCCTGCGGACGCCACGACGCGACCCTACCAGAGACGGCGCACGGCCCGTAGACCCCTGCCGCCCACTCTGGCCTCGCTCCCGGCTGAACTGCTCGTTGCCATCGGTCTGTGGCTCGACCCCGTTGATCTAGTGCGCGTGGGCGCGACGTGTCGCCGCCTCGCCGAGATCGCCGCCGACCAGCCCCTATGGCATGGCGTCTTTGAGCGCCTCTACGCGCACGCCCTCTACCGGGGTCGCGCCGCCGGTGCGTTGGCCCACTATGAGTCTACTGATGGAGCGCCATACACGGGCGCACCTCCGCTCCCTTTTGCCCACATGGACGCTGTCGGCCGCGACTGGCGTTGGCTCTGTCTCGTCCACTGGATTCGCCATCGGTCGACGCCTGAATCACCGTCGTCGAAATCGTTGGAATCCCTAGGGTCGTTGGGGCCATTGCCACTAGCCCCGTCACCAGACGAATCGACCGTGCGCTACATGTCGCCGCCCGGCGTTGCTCATGCCGATTATGCGGTCGAGATCAGACGCGACGCCGCGGGCCAATTGGTTGGCTGGGTCGAGGCGATATGGACACGCACCGACGAGACCCTGCAACCAAAGACTGTGCTTGCGCGCGGCGATTCCAACACGCGCTTTGTCATCGATCCCGCGGCGGTAGCCGACGCACTGGCCACCGCCGACGCCAAGGCCCCGACACATGGGAGCATCATCACCCGCGCCGGCCGTACCCTGTACAAGGGCGCATGCCGTCGCGGCCTCGCCCACGGAAGGGGGATCGTGACCGACATGGCCGGGCGCCGTTGGGAGTCTGTGTCGCGCGACGGTACCACATTGTCGACGACGTTGCGTCCTAATGACGGACGTGTCCGGGAGATCATCGTCCGCTGCGTCGCCGCGCCGCGGCCGCACAATAATCCACAACGACCGACGCGCCCGGCCGAAGCACGCGGCACACGGCGCCACACGTCGGCCGCCCTCACGGTGCGCTACGCCAACGGCGACCAACTCCACATGCTCCACACGGCGCACGCCAAGGCGCCCTCTTTTGGTGCTCGCCCGACTGTCCGGACCTGCGGTTTGCCGCTCGTCGCATCGAGTGCCGTTCATGGGCGCAGGCCTTGGACATTGACGCCATCGCGCTGTGGCCGCTCGACGAGCCCGGCGATGACCCCGACGACCACGCACGCCTCTTTGTCGACTATGTGCGCAGCGGCCACTGCGGCTGGGGACCCGAGGCGCAGCGGCACGCCGAGCGCATGGACGCGCTGGGCGCACACGCCCTCTTGGACGGTCGCGTGCCATTCGACGTGCCCTATGCGATCGTGCGGTCCGACGACGCGCAGGTGGCCGCGGCGCGCTTCTTTTTCGAGACCTACCCGTGACCTTCGCCTCCTCCAGCGGCAGCAAAATTGTTGCCGTCCCCGCTCCTGGCATGAGCCGCATAGTTTGTCAAAAAAAAGACCTTGCCATCCTGCTGGCCACGCGAAATCAAGAGAAAACAAGACCGTTTATTCTCCTGTAAAAAGAAAACAGATGAGGGAGGATGGACAAAAAGGACCGCCAAGCCAAGAAAATAGATATGTACATACAGGCCTTTTTATATTGCGTCTGCAGAAAGCGTCCAAAAGGAGAGGCGTGCATGCGTGCGCGACAGAGAGTAAAAAAAATACAAGGGACGATAATGCAGATATAAGAGGCAGGGGTGGTGGGTGGAAAAAAACCAAAGAGAGGTCATGCCAACAAGAGGTCGACCCGCGGCACGACGTAAATGTCATAGGGCCGCGTGGCGTACGCAGCATCGACGCTCGCCACAAGAAAGACGTCGGTCGGCACGGCGTCAAACAGGCTATGCCGGGCAAAGCGGCCGCCGCCCAGGGTGTCGTCCACCACGGCGCGCACCCGCGTGGCAAACCACGGCATGTGCGCCTCGGCGGCGAGTACGCGCAGGGCGTGCTCCTCTGACGTTGACCAGTGACCGGGTTCGGGCACCGGAGCCACGACGGCGAGGCCGACAGCAGCCAGTGCGTGCGTGTGCCCGGCCCACAGTGCGGGAATGGCGGCTGCACTGGGCGACCAGTCATGGTTGCCCATGAGGGCCACCCAGCCGACGGGTTCCGAGGCCATGGGGTCGTGTGGTCGTCGGCCCGTGGCCAGTGCTGGTGGCATTGAGCACAGCGCATTGACCACGTCGCCGAGAGGCGCACCCTCGGCAACATCGACGCCGATGGTGCGACAGACAATGGTCAACGCCCAGGCCGCTGTCTCATGCGCATAGGTGGGCGTAACCAGTGCGGCCGGCGGCGCGGGGCGCAACAGGGGGACGTGGACTGTAGCGCGCCGTGGCAAGGCCCAAACGGCGGGGCGTGCGACGTCGGCCGGTGGCGTGTTGTCGCTTTTCATGGCGGGTGGGTCGGCCGCAGCGTCGGCACGTGGGCGTTTGCGGCCACGCGACGTGCGGTCACGCTTCTTGCGTGTGGACGACGACGCGGGGTCTGTTGGTTGGTCGTCAACAGTATGACGGCGACGACGTCGACCCTGTTCTTCTTGGTGCACAGGAACAGTGCCGCCGCTGGGTGCGGCGGGATTCGGATCGGTTTGGTACAGAGGGACGGCCAGCGGATCAAATGCGTCAGACAGCAAGAGTTCGAGGCACGGCAGGCCGTCGTCTTCAGGGATATAGGCAAACCCCACGGGTTGGCATGTTGTCGGGTGGGTGGCCTCGCAAGGCGTTTTTACGCGGCGCCGCGATCTCGTGGGCCTGGATGGCTTTTTTTGTTTGCGCGTATCCACGGGGTCCTCTTTGCAGTGCGCGCCGGGCGATGGATCGGCGACAAAGCGCCAAACAAAGTGCGACGATGGCGGCTCTGCCGTTGGCACCGCCGTGGGTCCTCTGATGTCGCCGTAAATGCATGCCTCTCTTTGGGAGCGAGTCGTCATCGTCGCAGGGGCAAAACAAATAGGCGACCCCGAGCCGGTCCCGCCCGATTCTCCTCCCTGCGGCGACGGGCGCATCGGTGGCGATCGACCAATCCGGGGCGATCGCCAATGGCTGTCGGTCGGGGATTGTTTTTTTTGGCGGCGGCAGGCTGGCTCCTCCCTTTTCTGCGCGCCTGATCCAATCCCATTGTCGCTATGTCGACCAAGAAAAAAACGTAAAACATGTCTGGCCGCCGGGGCAAAAGGAACCGCCCCAAGACGGCCTTTCTCGGCATGGGCCACACACAAGGGCGGCCGCGACAGCGCTGCCTCCAAATTGCGCCACCGACAAAAGGCAATAACCATTGCAATAGAAAAAAAAGAAAGAGAAAATCCTACATGAAAACATGAAAAACCATAATCGACAAGTGGTGCTGATTGGTCGTGGTTGGCAATGACCATGCCATTGGGCGCTTTGAGGACCCAAAGGCGTGACAGGAGGCCGTTGTCGATACCGATATCCTCGCCGCCGCGACTCCAAGTCACCATTCTGCCTCTACCGCCCATCTTTCAACACACGCATACACAAGTGATCCTCCTCCATCACCGTCGTCTTTTTTTTCCACCATCGACTCGGTCACGCTCGCTGTTGCCCTCCCTATAGCCGACACACGCAAAAAAAAGCCTTACGACAAAAAAGACACCTACCCCGACTTTGCCGAATTTTTGTGTCGCCTCTTGTCACGCCGCCCGACCGTACCGACGGCTCCAACTGGCGCAGACAGCGACTATGGCCTGTGCTGCGAGGTCCCACATCATCGCCGCCGCTCTCCTGTGGGCGCTGTTGTGCCTGAGCGTTGTCTCTGATGCAGGTAATTCGCGTTCCAGTATGGTATTTTTGTGTTGGGTCTTTGCTCACCCGAGCACACGGCGCACGTGGTGGCTCTATGTGTTTTTTTTCAGCACTCATTACTGTGTGTCCTATCGGCTGTCCCTATACCGACGTTGCCACGGCGTCGTCTGTGGCCGCCGACGGCGACGTGATCGCCGTCCAGGGGGGCACCTATGCGTCGACGCCCGCCGCCGTCATCCGTGCTAGGGTCATACTGCGGTACTCGCCTCTCTCTTTTTTGGCTTGTTCACCGATCCGTCTTTTTTTTTCTATCGTGGGTTGTGCATGCCTTTTTGTTATTTTTTTTTTGCTATGGTGGTGTGGTCGTCGTGCCTCGCGCTCACGCCCAGATTTTTTTCTCTCGAAAAAAATTTGCACAGGGCCACGACGCCGGTCATCATCAACGGCGTCGGCGTGTGGCTCACCATCGCTTCGCCCAATGTGACCATGGAGGGCGTGTTTACTATTGCCGATGCCGGTATGCCATAGGAACCCTCCTTTGTGTGTTTTCTCTCTTTCTATCGCGCCGCCCTACGTAATTTGGTGTGCCTTGTGGGTCTTTCGCTCTTGTAATTTTTGCATTTTTTTTTTCGCGCGCTGACGTATATGTGCGTGCGTGTGTGTCCACGTATGTGATTGTATGTCGTGGTGTTGTCGCCCATTAGGCATTGTCGTGTCGCCCAATGCCACCTGGTACCAGGACGGCTCGGTGACGGTCAGCCACGCGACCAACGCGGCCGGCTACGATTCTGGCGGACAGCCTTTTGGCGCGCCCAGTGTCATCTTTGTCGACGGTGGCACGTGGGTGCAACGCGCCGCCTTGACTGTCGTGGCACGCACGGTGGGCGTCTCCCTAGGTGGTGACTCGGCCGTGTGGGACCAGCAGGCCGCGGCTGACATTAGCGTGCCCTACAATGGCATGGCGGGCGACTCGCACACGGGCGTCTCGCTCGCTGCCACGCGCACGACCTGGCATCAGCGTGGCCCGCTGACGATGCGCGTCAGTGTCGGCGTTGGCGTGCGCGCCGGAAGCACTGGCATGGCGCAGTGGAACCAAACCGGCGACCTCGATATGACCGTCGTCGTCGGGCTGTCGACTGGACCCGTCGATGGCATCGCGCTGGGCGTGGGCACACTGGGCGAGGGCGCCGTCTGGCTTCAGAGCGGCCTTGTGCAGATACAAGTGACGACGACGGGTATTGGCGCCATAGGCGGTGCCATCGCCCTCGACGCCAACAACAACCGCCACCGGTGGGAACAAACGGGCGCACTAAAGGTGACCTTACTGGCGCAAAACGGTGGCCTCGTCCGCGGTGTGCGTATCGGCCAACGATCGACGACGTGGATGCAAGCGGGACCCGTCTCGGTGGTCGGCAGTGCGCGCGCCAACGGCACCATCCACGCCATCGTACTGGGTTCGGCCGTGTGGTCGTCTGACAATGTGTGGCACCAGTCGGGACTCTTGTCGGTCAATGTCGCGGCCTGTGCAGACAGCGCCATTGTGCCGACGGTGCCCTCGGCCGCCATCCGCGGCACGTCGCGCTGCGGCACCTGGCGGTCCACGGGCGTCGTCGACCTGACGGCGTCGTCAAGTCTCTGCGGCGGCGCCAGTGCGTATCCATTGTGGCTAGACAGTCGCGGGTGCAATTTCACGCTGGAGCATGCAGCGGTACTTTACAATGGGACCGTGCGCTGCGACACGGCGCCAACGGCACCGTCACCCGCCGCCATTCGCGGCCTCCCGCTGGGCACGCCCGTCCAAGGTGCGCTTTTGTTGTGTACTCTTTTTTTTTCCTACGTGACGAGAGAGGGACGGTTGTTTATTTTGTTGGATTTTTTCCCATGTTACATGCCGACAGGTGTGTGCAGCGACTTGGCACTCTTGCCCGTGGTCAGCATCGAATGGGCCGATGGCACTGGGCTCGTCGGCTGGCAGCGGCCGGCCGTGGTGAGGACGCGCGCCTCGGGCGCCTTTGTCGGCTCGTTGCCTTTTACCTTGTCAGGTCCAATGTCCGTCCAGGCCAACGCTACGCAGTTTGTCTTTTCAGGTGAGCACCATTGCCCGCCCGACTCGCCCGCAGTCGCCCTTCCCTTTACAAATGGGCCGCCAAAAGACTGTGCTCACACGTGGGGGGGGGGGAAATCTGTCGTCGTGCAGGGTCCGACGATCTCTTGTCTGACCCGGTGGCCCTCCATCTGATCAACCGCACGGGCACGATTGGCCTGCAAGGCTCGATCAGCCTTGTGCCGACCGACAGCATCCTGTTGGGCACGCAGACTGTTGCTGCCTTTGAGGTCTTGCCGTGGGTGCGCTCGGTCGACGACGACACGCTGCCCTATACCGTGGATGTCGACACGTCGAGTTCGACCATTGCCATCACACCCAAAGGTTTGTCCAACAAATTGCGCCTTTTTCATTTTCATTTTTTTTGCAAGTTTTGTCTCTGACCCCTTTGGCGACGGTTTGCCTTTTGTGCGTGCGCGCGCCACAGATGCGAATGGCACGGCGGTCGACGGCAGCGCCATGGCGGTACGGTTTGGTGCCCTCGTCGAAATCAAGTCTGACGGCAGCGTCGCGCGCACCCTGCGCCTCGACACGGGTAATCTTTTTTTTGCCATCGCACTGCTCCCTTTTTGTCCTGATGGTGTCCATTGGCGGGCGTGCAGGTACTAACCTCAAAAAAACCAAAAAAAATACAGGCATCGGCAGATGGACCTTGGCCGAGACGCCGACTACGCAGGGTGCCACGCAAGAGTTTGTCCTGAGCATTGGACCCGAGGCCGGTGTCGCCACTGGCCAAGCCAAGGTCGAGATCATTGTCGCCCTGTTTGACCGACAGGTCGAGGGTCTGTTTGACGGCATCATACCGTTTGTGAGCGATCCAGCACTGGCCAAGACGACGCTCCGCATTGTCGACTGGCCGTGGGCTGCTGCCGACTCGCGGATCGAGTTTGACCTCGTGTTGGACCCGCCATTTGTCAACTTTACGCGCGTCGACAGTGTCTCGACACAGACCACGACCTACACCCTGAATGTGTCGACGTCGGGGGACGGCCGCGCCACCGTACGCCTGTCCACCGCCGCGCTCGTCGATGGACGCCTCACGCGAGGGGCGGTGACGTCGCGCGCCGACGTCAACACATCGAGCGTCGTCGTATCCCTGCCGCGGTTTGAAAGCGCCCTCGTCTACGATCCCGACATGGGTGTCCTCTTTGGCTCGTCGAGTGGAGGAGACGGAGACGGCGATGGTGACGGCAGTGGTGGCGGTCCCGGCACGCCCAGGGCAGGCAAGGCGAGTGATTCGTCCATGGGCCAGACGGCGACGGTTATTGCCGCCGCCGCCAGTATTGGCGTGGCCGCGGTACTGATCGCGGCCGTGATTGCAGGCGTCGTCGTCCTACAGGCTACCGGCAGGAGCGCCTCGCCGACACGGTGGCCCGCGAGGTGACCTTTGATCCCGAGGCCGTATCGGACGCCGCCCTTTAGACGCCGCCGACACTCTTTTTCCTTTAATGCACACATTTTTTCATTTTTTTTCCTTTCGACAACAAGAACCGCCGAGGAATGGAATAAAATTCAATTTTGAAATGAAAATGATCTCCAACGCCATTTTTCTCGTGCAAGAAAAACTCGTGACCAAAAAAGATTGTGGGGTTGGCGTCGCGGTGCTTGCCCCATTTTTGGGCGAGATAGTCGCGGCCCGCCAGACACACCCCCGAGGCGACAACCAATGCCGTGATTGTCCTTTCTCACAGGCACAAGTTTTTTGGGTTTTTTATGAGACTGCGCTGCGCTGCCCATGGACCCGACGCAAGATCGCCACGCACAAAAAGCCGCACCAGGCCATCAAGGGTGCGACTGTAAATAATTGATTCCCAATAAACTTTGGCGGTTTATTTCCATGATTGGCACGCGGTGGCTCTATTCCGGTCTTGGCATCGAGCGCCACCCCACAATCTTTTAGAGACCACGCTGTCTCTTTTCTTTTCCGAAAAAAAAAAGACTGGACGGTGACGCTGGTGGCGCGTCTCTGGCATATTGTCGTGCGGCCGACCGTAACTGTGAGCCCGCAATCACATAAAGAGACACGACGACGAGGGACCATATTTTGCTGCCAACATTTATTTTTTTTTGTTGCGCTGGCACAAATGAGAGTTGTGCGACAATGGCTTTTGAGAGGTTTGTTGCAAAGAGGAGGAGGAAGAGGGCGGCGACGAGCAATGAGACAAACACTCGGCGGAAGTAGGCCCTACTCGACGAGTTCGCCCGTAGCCTTATCGACGAGTTCATAGGCACTGAGGCCCCACTTTTGCTTGAGGCGCTTGCGCATGCGCTCAAAGCGCGCGGCGCCTGTGTGACCCGGTACAATCTGCAGCGGCATGTCAAACGACACATTGTTGCCCATCGTGCGGGCCAGGTAGACGCCGAGCGGGCCATCGAGGTTGGACCGCGCAAGTGCATCGACCACAAGGTTGTCGACATGGATCATGCTGTGCCGCAGGAGCAACTGAGCGGCGGCATTCGAGACTGCACCGGTAAAGGTAGCGTTGAGGGCAAAGCGCGACCATGGCGACATGCGCGCCAGGCGCGAACGCACGCCGGGCACGCGCGACACGCATGCCGTTGCGAGCATGCCGGCGACAGAGGCCACTACGACACCCTTGATCAGCGTGTGATCAGACGCAAGCGCCGTCGACGCCATGATGGTGGGCCACGCGCTATCGGAATTGGGAGATGCGCCGCGTCCGTAGAGGATAGTGACCCCCACCGGGTAGGCGTGCACTCTGACGGCACACGGCACCTGTGACAAAGAACGCAAAAAAAATTACACCGATCAGACCGCACACGGTACGGGGACACTGCGTCGCGGCAAAATCAAAAGGAAATGGTTGCGGACGCCAGCCCTACAGTCTGGCGACGTACCGAATCGCCATCGGGCAGGGTCGGTTCAAGTTGCACGTCGGCATCGGGGTGACCCAAGATGCTAAAGGCTTCGCCCGCCATGCGCGCGTATTCGGCCGGCGGGTGCACGCCGCTGCGCATGGCCGTCGTCGTAAAGGGGGTGCGCTGCGGCTGGCGGTGCATGACGTCGGTTATGGGTTTTGGTCGACGAGCGGTTTGGGACTCACAGTTTGCAAGGATGCTCCTTTTTATGCGATGCGCGTCCAATGCGGCCGTCCGCTGGGATTCGTCCCCTTTGCATTTTGTCGACACAAATGTGGAACCGACGCTGCCCCATTGGCGACATCTCTTTTTTCCGTTAAAAAAATAAAAAAAGGTGAGGACCCGCTGTCCCGAGCGCGACCCAAAGGCCCACGCAGAAAAGAAAAAGGAAAAAGAGGGCGACCAAAATACCAAAGCCCTGCAAGAGACTTGTGGGGTATGGATCCATTGGCATTTTTCGTGCCTCTGTCGTGAGGGCGCCCCCTATGACCTCCATCCAACGGCCGAGTTGGGTTGCGTATGGGGCACAAAAAGGCGCGCCTGCAACTACGCCGGGGCCAACAACTTATGACAGAGAAAAAAGTCGCAAGGCAAATGTGAATTTGTAGAGAGGTTTTTGTTTTCATCGAATACAGTGAGGCGCACTGGACATTTGAAGAGGGAGGGAGGGTCACACGTCAGCGCCACAGGCATCACCGGGAAGGGCAGACCACAGCAACAGGGCGACACAGGCCCACTGACCGCCCTTGCGCGCGGCCTCGATGGCCTCGGTTTCATCATAGGGGCAGCCATGGGCGAGCGCATAGCGCAAGATGTTGAGGGCGCCGCGCGCCGCCGCTGCAGGCACAGTCTGTGCAGACCACGGGCATCCGTTTTCGTGAGCATAGATGACCATGGCGTTGCGTCCCGCTGCCGCTGCCAACGCGGTCGTGTGCGCGCTCCAGCCACATCTGGCTCGGTGCGCGCGCACAAGTGTACCGAAATCGTTGGCCTCGATGGCCCACTCGATTACATGGCCATCGGACGGACAACCGTGGGTATTGGCATAGGCGATGCAGGCGATTCTGCCCGCATCGCGCGGGTCGGACTGGTACGTCTCGACCCTCGTGCGCTGTGCATATCGACCCGACACGCGACACAGTGCAAAGCCGGCCGCGTTGATGGTTTCAGCACTCCACGGGCATCCGTGCTCGTGCGCATAGGTGAGCATGGCCAGGTGGCCATTGGCGGCGGCGTCCTCGCACACGGCCGCGCTCATCGGGCAGCCGTCCTGTTGCAGGCGCACCAAGGCATCGACGTCGTCGCAGGAGGAGGCGGCAGCAGCAGCACAGACCGTCGCATCCCAGGGGCATGCTGCGTCCCTCAGTTGGGAGAGCAGTTGATGCTGGCCCGTGGCCACCGCAGCGGCGCACGACTGTGCGTCCCAGGGGCAACCATTGCCGCGGGCATAGGCCAGGATTTCGAGTCGTCTGCTCCTGATGGCGTAGGCACACGTGCGCGCGTCCCATGGACAGCCGATCGAGCGCAAGTGGCAGAGCATGTCGAGTCGGCCCCATAGGGCAGCCGTGGCGCACGCGATCGCGTGTAGGGGATGCCCGGCGCCCACGAGGATATCAATCATGGCCACGGTGCCGAGGGCCGTGACCTCGACCAGCGACTCGGTTTGATCGCGACAATGGGGCGCAAGCACTCTGACACACTCGGCATGGCCGTTTTCGATGGCCTTTCTCATGGCCCAAAGCGCGTGGCGGGGGTCGACCCAGGAATCGGCGAGTGTGTGGGCGAGCACGCGCGATGCGCCATAGGAGGCGGCCTCGACGATGGCGCATTGGCCATCCGCGCGACACTGTTCCAGGGCGCACACGAAATGGTCCACGCAGTCGGGGCGCGCCGCCGCCTTGGGGATCTCGTCGAGCGGGTCGCAAATCGTCGGGTGTGCCGTGAAGATGCGACGCAAGCAGTCGCCGTGGCCCGCTTTGGCCGCCGACTTGGCGGCATAAAAGGCCGGGCTTCTGAAACAGGGAGGCCTCTTGCGGGCGCAACTGCGCCGCCCGACGCACCGTCGTCGAGAGCCACGAGGCGCCACGTGCGGCACACGACCGCGGCGCGCACCCGCCGGTCCACGCACTGGAGCCGCCCAAACACTAGGCCAAGTATCTCGTTGGGCAGGTGGTCGTTGGCCGGTGGCGCTGGTGCCCGTCGCTGGGTGCCGTGCTCTTGCATGCTGCGACCTGTCTCCATGTGCGTGTCGCCACCACCTGAACACGTCTTTTTTTTTGTAGAGTCTCTTCCTCGTAATCGTTTTTTCTTGTCGATTGGTTGTCTTGCATGGCGACGGTTGGTGCGTAGATATTGTTTCCGCAAATAAAAAGGGGAGTCTGCAGGCGATTGCTGCGGCGCTGCGCAGCCGCGACGACCTTGCGCCAGGCGAGCGCACGCCCCCAAGGCAACCTCTCAAGAGACCGCCCGGCGGCGCACACGGAGGACTGCCACCAAAAAAACACTTTCCCTTCCAAAGCGAAAGGGAGACAATGAAGAGCGCACAAAAAGCAGGACGGTTTGCGACCGCGCATTTTTTTGTGGTTTTTTTCGTAAAAACTGTATTTTTGTATAGGCAAGAAAAAGGAGTACCATCAAAAAAGCATGGGGCGGAATGGGCAAATCACGGCCGGAAGAATTCAGGCCACAGGAGATCGTCGTCATAGACGGCGGCGGAATCGGCCACAAGAGGCCCATCGACGATGGGCACACTCCAGATTGCTTTTTCGCGCGCGCGCACGCGCTGGCGCTTTTGCGCGCGAACACGTGGCACCTTTTTCCTCCCCACGCGATGGCATATGTCATAGATGCTGGGCGGTCCGCTGTGCTCGTCGCCGCCATCGTCGCCGTGACCGACGGGTCGATCACAACCAGTCGTCGTCGTCGTTGTTGTTGTTGTGTGTGCTATTGGCAGTGAGGCATTGCGCGGTGCCAAAGCCGCGGACGGGGCATCATCGTGGGCCCGGCGCTCAGGAGCCGGCTCGGCGGTTGCTGCGACAGACGCATTGTCATTATTGCACACTGGAGATCTGTTCAGCGGACGACCCGTCAGAGGGCGCCGCTGGGCGACCGGGCCGCGGCCATCGCCGGCGTCACCGGCACGCGGCGCGACGGTGGGACCGGTGTCGCGCGACCAGACGATGTGCTCGACGAGACCGGCACCGCCGACCGATATGACCCGCACCAGGGCGCCCCAACAGTCGGGGGTTGGACAGCGCTCAGTGTGTGCCGCCGTGGACACGCTGCCGCTGCCGTCACCGCGCCGTTTGGTGCACCGGTTGCGCCAGCAGGCGCCATGATAGTGCATGCAGCATCCGGCATCGCACTCGACCCGGACGTGCCGCTTGTCCGTGTGGACCATTTGCGACGGCGCCGGGCAGCGCGCGCCCGATGCGCACGCGAGGCGCGAACGGGGCGCCTGGGCCACGGCAGTGCGCTGCGGCACTCGATTCTCATTGTCGACCACGAGGTCAGACTGTATGGTCGCGTCGCTATAGGGGCCGTATACGATCACGGCCCGGTCCGGCCACGTCGATGGTCTGCTGGGTCTCTCGAATCGTGGTGTGGGCGGACGTGGCGGCTTGCGGAGTCGCGCACGAGGCGGCAGGGGCGGCGGTATGACCGTGGCGGCAGGAGACAGAGGCGGCGATGGGAGGGACGGTGTGGGACGCGACGCAAGGAGCAGGCGCTCCCGTTCGCCGGCCGGGGCATAGGACGCTATGCACCTCGATAGCGCGTCAGACAGGGAGTGAAGCGAGAGCAGCAGATGGTCGGTCTCGGGGAATGGCACGAACCGGTCGGCGTCGGGCACAGCGCGCACGTCGTATGAGGACAAAGACGGCGGCGGCGGCGGATAGATGGGCGTCCAGCCACACACGCGGCCGCGCGGATCGACGAGTGCGCCGTTGCGCTGGACGACCCAGTCAACATGGGGGAGATGCGTAAAGCCGTTCTTGCGCCTCCACCCCTTGGCGTTCATAAAGTCCCAGGCGCGCGGCAGGCCGTCGCGCTCCATGAGGCTGCGCTGCGCACATGACGGACAGAGCGAGGTGCGCCCGACCACGGCGACGGAGACGGCCAAGGTGACGCAGCCGGCGTCGAGCCAGTAGACGTGGGCGGCGCGCACGCATAGCGCGCCTTTGGAGCGCAGGCATAGGGTGCACTGGCGCCTGCGCGAATCGCCGGCAAGGCGCAAGAGGCAGGCGCGTTGCACCAGCGGCGGCATGGCGACGATGCAGCGCACCCAAGACGCCCTGATGCACGACACCACCTCCACGAGCAATTGGCCGCTGGATCGAGACGTGCCCGTGCACGCGGCCACGACGATGGGCCGCGGCGCTGCGGCCGCCAGCGCCGGCACGGTATGTGCTAGGGACGCGACGAATCCGGCTAGATGGTGCCTGGGCGCGCTCATGTGCGCGCTCGGTGCGTGATCGTTGGTCGGCGCACGCGGGGCATCGGTGTCGGAACCGCCCGACTCTGCGGCCAGAGTGTTTGCAGGCGGCGCTCGCCGGAGCCTTTGCACGGGGCGATTCCTAGGCACCACTTTGTGCAGGCAGGTCGCCTGTCGGCGAGGCATCGAAAGTTATCGGGAGCGGACCGGGGCGGAACCAAAGCCGAATGCGCAAGAGGCGCCGGGCGAGAAGAAAAAAAAGGGGGGATGTGTGCGGCGGTCGAGATGGCGAGGAATCGCGAGGACCGACGAAAAGAAAAGGAAAGGGCCAAAGGAAAGAGGGAGGGAAAAAAAGACAGCCGCCAATGACGACGAGGCCCAGCGACTCCCCCAAAAAGGCCCGCGGCACGGGGCTCGATCGCCCGGCATCTTTCGGTCTCTCTATTGTTCTGGCCCTGGTGCCCGCGTGCGCGCGCGGCAATGCGACACTGGTGCGCGGTACGAAAGGCGACAAGCCTCTGCGACGTGCACGGGACCGACGCCTCGGCACGCTGCTCCTTATTGAGGGGGAGGGGACTGTTTCTCGTTGCTCGTATTTATTGTATTTCTTTTCAAAGAAAAAGAACGGATGGCGGCCGAAGCCCATTCCATTATTCTAGTTAAAGGGAATTTCTTTTGCCGTGGGCGATGACTTTTCGGTAGCGCGGTCGCCGGGTGTTTTCTTCATGCCGCACGGGCCGCGACAAGAGTACCACCAAAAAGGACTCTCTTCTGCGCCGCCGCCAGGCCGCCCTTTTCTCATTATTGCTGTTGTTGTTGTTGTGTCGACTTTAGGTGTTGACCAAAAAAAGCAGATGCAAGAAGCAGAGGGCGCGCTCGCGCCGACAAAAAAAAAGAAGACGTGGAAAAAAAAGAGGGCGATCACAATCTAGGCGGCGTGCGGCCGAGGGCCGAGACCCGCCAGATCCTGGAGACGATTGGACCACCCGGTGAGCACGGAAAAGTAGGCCAGACGGCCCGTGCGTCGGACCAGGTCGTGGTGGCGGGCGTGGCTATCGGCGCTCAGCAAGAGACCGCACGCTTGAAGGGCGGCGACGGGCGTGGGTACGTCGGCCGGTGCGCAATGCGCCAGACGGTGCGTGTCGGCGGCGACGGCGATAAAGGTGCACACCCAGAGGAGGATGAAAATGCCCGCCGGCAGTGGCGCGTCCCACAGCGCCAAGGTGAGCCACACGGGCGCGCAGAGGGGCAAGAGGGCGACGTCGCCCACCCACTGGGCGTAGCCCATGGCGCCGCTGGCCACAATGTCGTCGGGATCGCGGTGGTGGCGCGCATAGGCCCGGTCATAGTGGCAAAAGAGCGGCCACTTGACAAACACCCGGCGGTCGCCCCAATAGTGAAAGAGCGAGGTCGACGCCTCGGCAATGGCCAGCGCCACCGTGGCGCACACGAGCACTTCAGCGGCCGTCGCGCGCCAGGCCGCCGTCGCACACGCCACCACATTGGTGATGAAAAAGAGCCAGCAAAAGGGCCGCTCGGCGGCTGCCGCCGTGCGCAAGAGCGCGTCGCGGACGAGCGCCGGCACCAATGCGCGCGCTGTCGTCATTGCCGCCACACCCATCTCTTTCCTTTTTTTTGGGTCTCCTTATTCTTTTTGCTCCCGCTCTTTTTTTGGCTCCTCAGAGGTCGGGGTTCGCACGCGCTGGTCCTCTGTCCCGGTGCGTCTCTTTTTCCTTTTTTTTTCAACAACAACTATAAAGATTCTTTTTTTTTGGTTGTGTTTCTCGTTGGGGTGCGCAAGTGCTGTTTTCCCCCTTGGCGGCACGCTCTCGGTGCTGCGTGCGCGTGGCTGGCCACCGCGTCCCGATCTCTTTTCCGTTTTTGACACCGCTGCCGTCGTCTGCGAAAAAAAAAGAGCAACTCACGACAAGCCTTTTTTGCGCAAGGGACGCCACATGTCCCCGACCTGGGGGGGGGGGTGTTTTGATTGGCGCAACAATAAAAACAAAAAAAGAAAAGACACTATATACCATTGCTCTTGATCGCTCGGCCCACCGCCGGTGCCCCAGAGACCAGGGTCCAACAACAACGGGCCGCAACGGTTTGACAAGGAAAAACCAAAAGGTCGATGGGAACGGGTCCACACGGGCAGGTCGGCGCCAATTGGACGGGAGCGCAAGGCGCCCTCGGTCTGCCGTTTGTCCCCCTTTTTTCTGCGGTTTCAGGATTGCGTGTACCGAGGCCGGCCCAAAATTGGGGGTCGGTGCTCACAAGGAAAAACTCTTTTTATCGCCAACCAGGAAGAAGAAGAAGGAGAAGCAGACAAGGAGATGCAAAGAGACAGACAACGGCGAGGACAAACAGCCGGTGGCCTCACGGCGGCCTTGTTTTTGCACCTAGTGTTGGCCCTGGCCGTCGGCGTCGTGGCGCTCGTGCAGCCCGAGGCCCTCTTGGTCTATGCCGCCGAGGCCCAGGCGCGGGCCTGTGCCGGCTGCGAGATGGCCTTTGACCTGGCCCGTGCCTTTGGCGCGCTCAACCTTTTGGCGGCCCTTTTGGCGGCGCGCTTTCTAGTGGCCGCACGGTTTGGCCGCGACTATACGACGCCTTCGGCCGTGGCGCATGGACGCGTGCTGCTGGTGCCCATGGGCCTGTCGATGCTGTTGTCATTGCTCCTGCGCCTGCAGTTTATCGCCAGCGGCCGCTTTGCTGCCGTCGAGTGGGTGTCGGCCGGCGCCGCAGCCGCCCTGGCCGGCGTCTACTTGGACGCCTCGTGCCGCGCACCCTTTGTCTAGCGCCTGGGTTTTGCCTCTTGTCTTGTAAAAATACCCTGGCAAAAAAAAAGAAAGTTTCTAAAACAAGAAAAGAAAAAGTTTGAAAAAAAAGAGTCGCTGTTGTTGGTATCGCCGTCGCCGACCGCGCCATTGCCACCACAGCAGAGCAACGAAAAAGGGACCCGCAAAAGGATGCAACGGCAGCAGACGAGGCAAAAAGTTGCCCTTGATGGCTGCGGCCTTTTTGTGACCGACGAGCAAAAAGGAAAAGAAATGATAAAGAGAGATACGAAGGGAACAATGTTTTAGTAAAAAATCAGGAAAAAAAGAATAAACAAGGCGAATCTACCGCGGCGTGGCGTCGGCAATGCGTCGACAGACAGACCACTGGGGACCATGGTGGGCGACCATGTGGTCGAAAAAGCGCTCCCGGTCCAGCCGTTGGCGCTCGTCGAGACCGGCCGAGCGCGGCCAAAAGACAAATGCGTCGAGGGCGCGCGCGGCGACAAGGGTCTTGTCGAGCGGGCCGACGTCGCGCTCTGACGTCGGCCTAGGATCACAAGTCTGCGTGACCGCCATGACGGGCGGTCGGCCTTGCCACTGGCGGGGCTCGTGGGGAAAGACGTATCCGGCCGGTGGTTCTTGATTTCGCGGACCTACGGCAATAATGTGCCACGGGCCGTTGATCGTGCACCTGGCCAGCGCAGGGTCGACGGCGGCAGTCGACGACGACGAAAAGGTAAAGCGCGTGATCGCTTGAGGAACCCACCTGTTGGCGTCGATGGAACTCGGCCGACGGCAGTGGATCGTGTTGCCGTTGGGGTAGGTGACGCAGAGGTCGGGCAAAGGATGTGACGATCCAAAGTGTCCAGTAATCGTCGTCACGTCATCCAGGTAGACCATGCCGCTGCCCAGCATGTCGATGCGACCCATCACTCCGTCATAGACAGGAACGCCCGAGGGGCCAAACAAGAGTCCTTCTTTGGTTGTGCTGCTCGTCCCGCAGAGACCCTTGAATGCTAATGAACCGTCGCTGCGATAGACGATGCTGGGGAGGGGACCATCGCGGTGGCTAGGACTCGGCGCTCGGTGGACGACGTGCCGTCCGATGCAGCGCTTGACGGCAGGGCAACGGAGGAGACCATTCGCCCATCGGTCCTCGTACACGCCGCGAGGTTCGATCGATAGACCACAACCATGAGCCCATCCGCGGAGACAGACGCCCTCATAATATTTGACGCCACCGAGTACGGTGGTCCACACGCGCACTCGCCCCTTGGGCAGACCGCGCTCCCGCTCACCGGCGATTCTACACACGGTGGTACCTGATTCCTTGACAATGACGGCCTCGCCATGACCGTGTGGCAGGATACGACCGCCGAGCGTCACGCCGCCCCGGTAGGTTGTTCGCGCGCCAGGCCCTCGGGACACTGGCGGTAATTCAGAGGTCGAAATCGCAAACTCAAACGGTGGGACATTGAGACCGTGGATCTCGCCGGCGGCGCACGGCGGCACGTCGGGCCAGTGGGCAAAGCAACGAGAACGCCCCAAAGGCGCCGGGTGGACCGCACAGGCCCAGCGATGATCTTTTGTGTCTAGGCCCGCGACGCCGATAGGCAGACCATCGGTCAACGTACGGTTCCACGCGTGTGAAGGTTCCGCTGTGTCGGTCGGGTCGGCGAGCCATGCGCGCGCACACGCGATGGTTTTGTTGTGCGCGGCGGCCTGATCCAGACTCACGGCGCGAGCGACCTGCTCCTTATAAAAGCGTCGCCACAGGCGGTCATCGAGGCGTATCAGCCGCGTGCGGTGGTCCACGCAACCCAACAGCGCGACCGAGCGCATGTCCAAAAAGGAAGCCACGTGCAAGAGGATTTCGTCGGCGAGGTCGTCCCAGTTGGCCATTGTCTGCCGTCGGCACTTTTGTCGGTGGATCAGGGTATCAGAGTCTGCCGTGCGCATTTTGTCTAGACCGGGCGGGCGTAAAGAACCAGGTCCCGCTGCTCTCTGTCCCCGTCGTCCATGCAAAAAAGACCGCCCATTCGCCACTTGATTTTTCTTTTTTCTTTTTTATTTCATTTAAAACTTTTTTGGCATTGACGTGCGCCCCACAGCGGCCCTGCCCGTACAGTGCAAACAAAAAAGAGGTCGATGGGGCCACACGTAATGCATCAAAGAGGCCAAGACACACGAGGCCTTGTCTTTTTCAAAACCCGAGCGACGAAAAGAGCAAGTGCGCCATACACCACAATGCACACCGTCGCGCACCTTCACCTCGACAAGACCACCGCGTGGGCCACTCGGCCGTGTTGTGGCTATGGACGCTTTTCGCTGCCCCTAGAAAGTCTGCCGGATGTCTTGACGGCACCCACCGACTTTCTGCTCGATTTGGAGGCCATTGTCTTTTGTGGCGGCACTGTCCAGCAACGGATAGAGCGCACCCGCCGTGCTCCGCTCCCCTCTCATTACGAAATTGGGATGGGTGCCCCCGTCGATGATGATGACGATGATGAAAAAAGACGAGAGCATTGATCACAGCGGCCACGAACATGCCGCCTACACACACTATCTGCCAGTGTCTTTTTTTTTCTTTCGAAAAATGGGTTTACGGAAAAAAATGCTCACTCTTTTGGTCGCATTTGAAAAAGAAAGAAAGAAAAAGGGGGCGGAAAAAAGAAGGCTTCTTTATGCATCTGCCCGTTGACCGCCGCGCCGCTTTTGTCGTCGGGTTCGTCGCTCTCGCCAACAACAGGCAGAGAGCGCATCCTTCTCGCCTCAGTTGGGCCTCTGCTATACAGCGACCTCACGGCAGCCCACAAGACGGCTTGCATGCCCTCGCAGACATCCGGCTTTGTGCAAGCAAAAAGACAAAACACGCGCACAGCGCCCACGACAAGATATTTTTAATTTGTCATTTTTTTTCACTATCGCCCCCTTTTTCGAAATCACCAAAAAGAATATTGTGCATGACAAGATGTGCGCGTGCGAGGCCGTACTGGCGCTACGAAAAAAAAGGTGACGCCCCCAACAAATTGCACACAAAGATAGACACGAGGAGAACAAAGCAAAGAAAAAAGGGAAGGAGTATGGCCATCTTTTTGCGTGCAACCCAATGAAGCATAATCAATGAAAAGAAAAAAGAAAAATGTGGAGAAAACTCTACATTATGGGTGTTGGAGTGGGGCCGGTTGGTGCTCGGCGACCGCGGCATGGTCAAATAGGGCCGACGGCCTGACCGACGGCGCTGTTGCAACGGCCTTGGCCAAGAGCGTCTGGCCAACAATACCGGGATCGATCGCGGCGAGCACGTCAAGCGCGATCGACAACGGCGTAACTGAGATGGTGGCCGCAACGGCAATGGTAGGCGGCGGTATAGGTGACAGGTGGAGCACATCCTCGACAATCTGTTGTCCGAACCGGTTGACAAAGGAGCGCTCCTCGGTGGGACCGGCCCGACGCCATCGACCCGCCTCGGTGGCCAAGCGCTCGACGATGCGGCTGTTGGGGATGGAGGCGCCGGCCACCTTGGACTCGCGCCCCACGACCAGGATGGCGCGGGCACCGGATTTGCACACGCGCGCCATCTCGTCCAGCACGGCGCCCATGTCCAGGCAATACTGCACGATTGTGAGCAGCCGGTTTGAGCGGTGCTTGCGGTTGGCGCCAATCTCGGACGGGGCCGCCGACAGCACGCGCCACCCAAGGCGCTCCATGAGGCCGCGGTACTGCTGGTGGTAGTTGATGACGTTGATGTAGGGCGGCGACGTGAGCACGAGGTCTACGCTGGCGTCGGGCAGACCGCTCGCGCGCGCGTCGCACATGCGTGCCTCGATCGACGCCTCGGCCAAGGGCAGGGCCTCGATAAAGGCTCGGAATGGCGGCCATGCGTCGCCGACCGTCGTCCTGGCGCCACCACCGGGTCGCTCGGTGCGACAGAGCAAGGCGTCTGCAAGGAGACGCACGTCAGCGTCCATGCTAGGCCTCTGTTGGATGAGGTCATCTTGACTTGCGACGGCATCGGCAGCGTCTGCGCAGCGCGCCACGGCATCGTCCATGGCCGCTATGGCGGCAGCGCGCCGCTCGTGATCCCATGCCGCGCACGATGCCACATTTGCCATGGTGACGGCCGCCGGGTTGACGTCGGTACCGCAGGCTACGATGCCGGCGGTTCGAGCGACGCACGCCAACAAGACGGTGCCGCTGCCGACAAACGGATCCCACACGCGTGATCCGGCAGGCGCGTAGGTGTCAATGTGGGCACTCGCCAATTCGGGGCGAAACTGGCCCGTCCACGCAAAGGGCGACGCGCGCCGCCTCTGCTTGCGGGGCCTCGCCTGATCAGACTTTGTGACGGCAGAGGCGTGCCTCTTTTTCGTCGCCATCGACATTGCCTCTGTTGCGCCGTGGACTCGGTCGCGCCGTCGGCAGGGTGGTCGCGTTGTTGGCCTGTGCCGCGTGTCGCCTATGATCGGGGCACGGCCGGATCGTGTGGCCGTAGTTGGTTGCGTCAGAGGAATTTGACCCTTTTTTCTTTTTTTCCTGTTGCAAAGGAGGCGCCGCAGTGTGCGTGCGTGCACGGTGCGCGGCGTCAGTCCTCAAAAACAAAAAATGTTGTCGTGCAGCCATGTCATTTCTTTTTTCCGGTTTTTGAGGTGGTCGTTTGTGTTTTTGGTCGCAATATGCCGCAAAAAGTCCATGTTTTTGATGACCGCCTCGCCGTCGCCGAGTGGGCGCCGACCGATGCCACCGCCGTCCCGGTTGCCATCTACTCGGGTGCCCTGTGGCGCGCGCCTTTCGTCCAATTGTTGTTGTCACTGTGGTTGCCCCAACAAAAAGAGGATGCTCGCTGTACAAACTTCTCTTTTTTAAAAAGAAACAAAAAAAGGAGAGGCACGGGGGCAATAGCACTGTGCAACAACAAACAAAAACAAAAAGGAATAAAAAGAATCTCAACGACTTTGGGGCGCGCACAAATCCACCCTTGACAGCGTATTCCGATCTGCGGGCGGACGAGAAGCGCGATGGTCCATGCTCGCATTCGACTTGCCGATGCACCAAAAACGAGGTCCACCTGATCGCTTTTGTTTTCGTGTTGGCTTTTAAAAACGGCTTATGAGCAAGGGGGCCGGTTCACGTGATGCCGTCCATCCACGGTCAGTCGTCGGTCGAAAACCGAAACGGCCGCATCGATTACACATCTTTGGTTGATGCGCTGTCCACAGTCGGTGCCCGGAACCAGCGGCGCCACGCGGCCGCCGACGCAAATGTGGCACGCCACGGGTCGATGGCCATCGGATCGATGGTGCGCGTCACGTACGCCCTGATGAGTGCCAGCCGCGTGGGTACAGAGTCGTCATCGGCGCAGCGAGCGCGACCGTGCTCGATAAAAGCCGCCCGAGTACGCAGATCGCCAGTGCATTCGATCGTAATTGCATAGAGATCGATGGCACGCAGCAGGTCGCCTGCGCTGCGGGCACGTCCAACGCGCTCTAGTCTCGTGTAGAGTGCGTCGAGCATGTAGACCAGGTATTCGAGTGTCTGTCCATCGCGGCAGAGATACGAGTCGATCCACCTTTCGGATCGCGTCAACATCTGGCGGGCGGCTTGATGTACGGCACCCAGGTGCTCTGACGCCTTTTGTGGCCAGCGCAAGCACAGCCACAAGAGGCAGCGCGGCACATCGCACGAGAAATCGGGCGCGGATGCCAGGCAGAAAAGCGAATCCAACGACAAGGGCGCGCCAGGCGTGAGCGGGTCATAGGGCGTCGGCCCGCCAAGCAGCCACGACAAGAGGGCCTCGGGGTGTGACGAACGGGGGGAGCCATCCGAGTCATGCGAACGTATGAGGGCACCGCGCAGCATCTTGTCGAGCACGTTGGCAAGTGCGTTCTCTGACCTTTGGCGTGCGCGTTCAATCAACCACGCAGCGGTCTTTATTGCGCGTCGACTGCATACCGTGTCAACGACCAAGTCGTCGGGCAGGTCGTACAGACCCACGTCGTTGAGCGCGCGCAGGAGCGTAACATTGTCCTCTTCGATGAGAGACTCGAGGCTCCATTCACGCTCGATGTACGTCCATTGGGCCGACCACGGACGATCCACGCGTCCGCAAAACACGGCGGCAATGTGGCGCGCCACATCGGCCCGCAAGTCGCCAATCTCAAAGATGGGGATGTTGGGTGCGTGATGGAGCAGTCGATCAAACATGTCGACGTCAATGTCCCCCAGCGGCAGGCGGGCATGCGACAGCGACGCCGCGTCTTTTGGCCACGCCTGGCAAACCCTGTCCAATACCCACGCTCGTCCCGATCGAAGCGCAAACTCGATCGCAAGCGTCGCCACAGAAGATTGGGCTCCCTCTTTGGCGATCTGTGTGGCGTGATCGACAATGACCGGGTCGAGCGAGAGCATCATCATCATGCCGCATCGGTCGATAGGCGCCAGGTCGCCACCAACGGCGGCAAAGGCCCGCTCGTAATCTTGCACGGTGAGGCCGCTGGTGCGGCTAGTGTCGTAAGCCGTTGCATCGACCGCGCGCAGCCCATAGCACTCGACAAGGACAGACGCGGTCATGATGCGCCCTCGCGACCATGGTAGCATGGTCTCGATTTTATATATGGGCTTGCGCGTGAGACGGCCCACAACAGGTTCTCTCCAGCCGCGGTCCGTGGGCGCTGCCTGATCGATCAGGTCGCGCCACTGCCGGCACACGCGCCGTGCCATGCATCGGTACGCCGGTTCGAGGCCGACGACGGGATCGGCAAGTATGATGCCCCACAATTCAGGATCGACATAGACGACGCGCTCGGACATCTTTTCACACGCAATCCCTGACATCTTTTTTTTTCGTCTTTGCCGACTCTTTCTCTCCCTTTTGTGCGTGCAAACACGCACTTGCCGCTTCCTTCTTTTTGTCTGTCGCTAATCCGCTGTGGACACGCCTCTTTTGTCGGTTGGCGACCAATGGCACATTCCTCTTTTATTTCTTGTGCTACGCCTATCCAATAATTCCATGCCAAAGCAACTGACGGGGGACCACGCAGTGATTCTTGTGGTGGGTCCTTGCCTTGTCTGGGGCCGCGGGTGGTTCCCGCACGGCCGGGATGGACGAAACCACCAAATTGGGTTGGCTGGCTAAAGGCAGGTCGGCCGTTGGCCAGCATGACTCACGCCGGTTCATAGTACCAATTCAGGGCGTCGACGCTGCAATCGCCGTAAAGCACCAGGCCGTCGCCCACGGCGCCTGTGCCCGGCGGTCGTGCACATCCCGTATAGGCAATGTTGTGGAGGGCGCCGCCATAGATGGAGCCATCCAAGGCAACGCCGCGCATGGGCGCCACGCCTGGAGGGCCGTCAGCGGCACGCCGCCGCCCTGCACGAGGATCGGCGTGGGCAAGAGCCAGGCGCCGCCAGTGCTCAGACCCACCGACGCCGGTGTGGTCCATTGGCCGCCGCCGACATAGGACGCATTGGTCGAGGTGAATGTCCACGTGATGGCCGCCGGTGCATCGACCAGTGTCGCCGCCGTCGTGCCATCAGCCTTTTGGGCGACGCCCACATAGGGACCCGCGCGGCCCCACCGGATGCGGTAGCGGCCGTCGGGTAGGCGCTCCTGCTTGGAGGCCTCGGGGCGGAGCGGCAAGGCGGGCGTCACGGGCTGTACGGGCGTCGACGGCGACACGGGCTGTATGGGTACAGGTGGACCATAGCGGCGGCCTGCGGAAGATGATGACGATGTCACCCAATAGACGACGATGGCCACAAGGATGGCCGCAAGAACAAGGAGGACGACCGCGACGATGATCCACGTAAACCGCGAACCATCCGTCGCACTGTCTTGGCGAGTGTCGATTGTTGTCATTGTCATTGTCGTCTGTGGGTCGAGGGTCGACATGGTTTCCCTCTGTCATGGGCCAGAGGGCCTCTTCTCGACCCCCGACGCACAAGGGCGACCTCGTCCCTTTGGTGCCTGTTCTTTTTTTTTCCTGTCGCCAAGGACGACGCGCCAACATGCACAGACAAAAAAGGCTGCCAACGCCTACAGGCCTTTTTGCTGTTTTTTCTTGTCACACGCTGACTCCCTTTTTTTGTTTTTTCTCTAGGAAAAACAAAATAATAATAAAAAATACTTTGGGACGCCGACGAAAAAAACGGGGTTGCTTGGCGGCCGTCGGCGCCAACAATCTCGCCTGGTGGGGCGCGTCGGTGTGCACGTCCAAGACTCGGGTCCTGTGACAAAAATCTGGCCTTTGGTGTCGTCTTTGTGCGCGCGCCCAAAAGCCTGTTTCTGGGGTGCATGTGCGCACGCGCGAAAAAGGCGAGGCCACGCCAAACGGCGGGAGCGGTCCCCCCAGAGGACAAGAAAGGCCTAAAATGAACATGTCATCGCTGCGCGGCGTCGACCCCGTGTGGGTCGCCGCCCTCGATGCCCACCCCGACGCACGAGCCGAGGTCGAACGGCTCGCCGCCAATGGACAGGTCCCTGCGACGCGGGGCGATCTGTTTGCGCGTCTGGGCAGGGTCCTGTGGAGCGCCAGCGGGTGCGTCGAGGGACCCTGCTTGGAGGTGCTCGCCTCTTTTTTGGAAGACCTCCGCGATCTCCTCTTGGATCGTCCCACCTATGTGGCCAATGAGTTTGCCGCGGCAATCTCTGCCGCCGTGCACGGACGATTTCCCGATGCCTTTGCCGGATGGGACACTGCTGCCGACTGTGCGCCATGGCGCGACCCGCAGGCGCTCTATTTGGTGGTACTGTGGCCGCCCGCCGAGCCTGGACCCAATGCCAGTGCCTGGGTCTCGGTGTACCGCGTCCGCCGGGGTGGCAATGACAATGACGGCGACCGAAACCTGTTCTTGTCCAACGCCCCCACGGTAGTGAATGTGATTGTGTGGCCCAACGCCGCCGAGGCCTATTATCCGCGATCCGACGACGATGACGGCATTAATGACGATGGTGACAATGACGGTGACCAATATGCCACGGCTGCCGGTGCACGGGCCGCCATGCAAAAGGGCCTCGCCAGTCTCGCCGGTGGATTTGGATGGTTTGGTCGCACACTTGCTCACCGTGCTCTTCGCGGCGTCAATCAAACAGTTGGCGACAACAACGACGATGATGCTGCACAGTTAGCGGCGGCCCTGGACGACAGAGACCGTTCTATAGGTGCCGCGCTCGTGGCCAATGCATGGTGCCTCTTGTGGGCGTGTCGCCACAACTGGCAGGGGAGGTGCTTGCGCGCGCCGCTTCGGATCTCGGAGGACAGGAAAACCCGCCCGAGTCACTGGTGGGCGTGTGTGCCGCCCTCCTCACCGAATGCAGCCTTGCGCTAGCCCTACGCCTTTCGGCCGCGCAGGTTGCCGCCCAGGATCTCCAACCTCTGGCGAGGGTGGCACCAAGGATGCGCTCGGTGCCGTCTCTGGCATCGACTGCGGCGGCAACCATCGGGCAATGGCGAGGCCCTGGACCCTATTCGCAGGTGTCGGCGCTGCCATACACTGCGCGCGACGCGGCCGCCTTTGCCACATGGCAGAGCGTGTGCTCTGCCGCCTACGACCCTTCCAGTGGTCGGCTGGGCGGCGTCGACCGCCTTGTTGACGTGGCGCACGCCCTCGGCGTGGAACCGACACCTGCACAGATTGAGCGACCCGAGCGCCTGTGTCCCGATCTATTGGACGCTGCCGTACGTGCCGGTGTCCGCGGCAACTACCCCGACGTGGTGCCGCTCACGCCCAACGCGGTCACCTCGGACGACCCAGCACTCCGTCCGCCCGCGTTGGAACTGGTGGAGCAGACATGGGAGGGCACGGTCGACCTGGCCAACGCGCCGGCAGACACTTGGGCGTTGGCGTGCGAGGTGGATCCCGAGGCGCGCCTCGCGCCTATACATGTGCGTCTCTTGTTGCGCGCGCTGTCGGAAGCGAGAGCCGACTTGTGGCCCGCAGCACGTCGGGTCGACGAGGAGGCCGTCATGGCCGAGGCCGAGCGCGCGGCCGCCACCGATGCGCCCCTGGTGATCCAGCCCGATCGCCCCGTGCGCGGTCCGGGCCAGCGTGACGATCTGGATGACATGAAGAACCCCACACTCGACGCCTTGATTCGCCTCGCGTTGGTCCTCGTAGGGACCGGCGCCCCCCTCGACCCGCGCGACCTGGTCTATCCGGGGCGCATGTGCGGCCGCCTGGCCCTGTACCGCGCCTTTGACATCTATTGATTTTTGGGCTTCCACATGTTTTCTCGTCAACCAATTAAAATACTTTTTTCCCAAACACTTTTTTGTATACGCTTGTCTTTTTTTTTTGAAAATAGAGACGGACCACATGGCCCACATGGGGTGGTGTTGTGGCTGGCGACGGCAGTGCATTGTCGGCCGTGTGCCTGTCTAGATCTCCGTCGCCCTCTCTTTTTTTTTCACCGCCTGCCTTGACGGGGCCTTTGCGAAAAGAGGACGCCCGATAGGATAGGCTGGTGAAAAACGGAAAATGGAAAAAAAGAAAGAAAGAAAATGAAATCCCGGCAGCAGCCTATGGCGGCGACGCGACAATGGCATAAAATACGGCCGTGCTGGTCCAGGCAAAACTCGCCCTACCTACCCACCCACCCAACACTTTTCACCAACATTGTTGCCATCGACATCGGCCCCAACCGACAAGACCAAAACAAACAAAAAAAACCCAACCGCACGCCTCGATCAACTACATTGACCATGACCACGCCTGCGCTCATCCAAGACGCCCTCAAGGCCGTTGATCATGCCCATCAGGCCGTGGCCGCCGCATCCGAGGCTCTCTCTACGCTTTCGCTGCTGCTGACCGAGATGGCCGTTGCCGATAACGACGCCCCATCCACATCGGCCGAAACCGCGCCGACGCCCAGGCAACTGCCCCTTGATGACGCACGTGCCAAGTACCGTGCCCGATTGGCCGAGATGACCGACGACGACTTTGCCGGTCTCGACGCGCGCGGCCGTCGGTGTTTGGACCTCGCCTGGGTGAACAGCCCGCCTTTTCCGATACCCGCACTTTGACCGAGCGGATTCGAGCCGCGAGGGCCGCTGCGACCGCCGCCGCCCTAGAAGTCACGCCACCGTCTGCACGCACGCTCTACGATTACCCTGTGCTGAGCGGCGGCAACGGTAAGGCTATCGCCGTCGGCCAACTCAAGGCGCTCTTGGATGCGCACCCCGATGCCATGGTCTATGTGCGGGTCTGTTCCGAGGACGGGGTTGCCGTTGCCGAAGAGCACCCCATTGCTGTCGCTGCCGCTACCATGCGCTTTGAGCCTAGTGGCGACCCTCTGCGCCCGGCACGGCCCTATTTCCACCGCAAGTCGCACCAGTGGATCGGACTCGCGTGGGACGCTCCTATGTGCGAGTCGACCACGGCCGTCTGTATCGGCGCCAGTGTGGGCTCAGACGCCCACGTGCCCACGGCATCGGAACTTGCCGAGACCCTGTCTGCGTATGCCGTCGATCATTCCGACATGCCTGTCGAAGTGGGTGTCTGGACCGCACAAGGACCGCACACGGGCGCTCTTGTCGATGTTTTTTTGAAAGCCTATGACGCTGGCAAGCGCGCCATCACACTCGTCGCTAAAGACGGCGTCTTTCCGTGGCCTGCCGATGCCGTCGAGGCCGCCAACTCGCCCGAGACGGCGCGTACGATCGACACCGCAATGGCCGTGGCGTCGGCCATGGCCTCGATCCCCACCTTTACCGACGAGCGCATTGCCAAGTGCGTGGCGGCGCTGGTGCCCGCGTCGTGGACACTCCCTCCTATGCGTCGTACTGACGCCGGAATCGTCCCCGCTCACGAAAGGGACAATGTCGCCCGCGACCAAGACCTTGCGGCCACGCCGACGCAAGGACATGTCTCTGGTGGTTTGGAGAGCGACAACGCCGCGCACACTTTTGTCGAGGGTTCGGACAGTGCCCTGGCCGAGCAGACAGCGACCGACCGTCGCCACGAACCTGCAACGCCGCCGATGCGTCAGACTCACACTGTCGATCCAGACGAGATAAGCGAATTCGACCCTCACTTTGACATGGACAGCGACATGGATATGAGGCTCTTTAAACTCCTAAAGTGAATGCAACAGTGACCGCCAAAGGCCAGTGCCTCGCGCGTATTTGGCCCGTCTGACGCGCACCCGATATATACTGTCCTTTTCATTGTAAGCCCAGAAAGAAAAAAAGAATAAAAAACCGCACATAATGTTTTCTCTTTTATTTGTCGATTGCATTGAACTTTTTTTTTCGTCGTCGTCCTCGTTGTTGGCAGTCGCTTTGAGACCGCGCCACAGGACTTGTACATCTGCAGCCTCTTGCAGCAAGACCATTTTTTTGTGCACGCGCTCCCATCTCTTTTGCATCGGGTTTTTTGGCCAGTTTCATGGCCGTTGATTTCTTGTTATCCTCTAAAAGAAACTGGCCGCGGCACGATGCCCAGTCGGTGCTTTTGCAGACGCGCCTGCCCAAGAAAGAGAACAAAAAAGAGAAATGCTCGACTTGGGGCCACAACCCCAGACGCCTGCGGCCTTTTCTCTTTTTTTTTTTAAAAGTACCCCATGGGTTGTCCAAAAACAGGCGCAATAAAAAGACGACAAGGAAAGGGATCAAAAAAACAATGACGCACACAAAGAGCACAAATCGGTCAACTGTCGTGCAAAAGGTCACCATTTTGTCTTGTCTTTGGCAGGCGGCGGCAGACCTGACGGCGGCGATGCGGGCGGGCCGCAGATGGGGCGGCACGGCAAGGCCGTGGTCGCTGGTGAGAAAAGAGAGTGGGTGCGTAGCCAATGGACGCGCCGGCTCGACCATCTCTGGGCAACCGGTCGCGGTCGCCGCAAAGGGCGTGGTTGCCATCGCCATCGTCGCCTCTTTTGCATACACGCCATAAAAAGGGCGACGTCCATCCCGACGGGTTGCCCGTGGTTGCATACGAAGAGACCGTGCCAGACGATATACAATATGCAATCATGCGGCGCCTTTTGACAAATGATCCGCGTGCAGCGCTTGCCCTCGCGGCTACAAGTCGCCACCACGCCTCTCTTTTAGAGGCTGCTCATGACCCGTTGGCACGCACGACCGCGTTGGTGCCGGTCGCGGCTCGGGCTCCCGCTGCAGCCGACTATGTACGCGCGTCGCTGGCCATGCGCGAGCACGCGCTCGGACGCCGTGCCGACACCTCTCTCGTGTCACCACATATCACCGTGACAGCAACCACGCAAAATGCGTTGGGCATCGCCCTCTGCCTCGTCGAAGCCTTTGTGCGCTTTCTCTTGGCCGACCCCGACTCGGCCGACGAGCGCATGCCTTTTCTCGGTGGTGCCGCCGCCGGCGATGTCGTTGATGGCGAGGATTTGGTCGCACGCGTCACGGCGCGGCTCGACGCCGACACGCCGCTGGATCGCCTGGCCGCCTGGTACGAATGGGTGATAACGCCATACCGCGATCTTTTTGCCACACAACCGCCCAGACAGGTCGCCTGGCTCATTGAAACCGATCCTTTTGTCAGCGGCAGCGACGGTCATTTCGACCACGACACTGTCGGCCAACACCGACGCCTTTTGGGCGATCCACACCGATGTATGGCCGTCGGACCTATCGACCATGAACAAGTCGGCTACCCGACGACACTGTTTGTATTTCACGGGAAATCTGGCGCGCGACGTCTGTCGAATTTGCTTGGCGGGGTCGTCTCGCCCGAGGACCTCTGGTCGTGGTCCATGCATGCACACACCCCCGACACCGAGGACGATCTTTCTAACGATCCCCACGACGACTTGACCGACAACGACAACAAAAAAGATGATCTCTATGACGACCTCTACGAATCCCTTGAATCGCCCGATGCCCTCTCGGCGCTTTTGCGCGGCATCGACGAGGGCGTGCGGCAAAAGGCGCGCGGCCGCTGTGGCGACCCGGCCAACACGGGGCGCCTGGTGCTGCCGCCTTTTACATCACTTTTCCAAGTGACAAATCCCTGCATCGTCGTGGCTGCGTCCGGCACCTTGGCCCTTGTGGCCGACGTAAGGTCGCCCGCCATCGAGTCTCGCTTGGTATGACGTCCTTGCGCATACAGGATTGCCTCTCTCTCTCAATGGTGTCATCGGCGCTATGGAGCACGCCCCAGACATTCTTTTCACCAAGGACAAAGCAAGCGCGCCGTCGCGCTCTTTGGCCTCGACAATGAAAAAAAAGGACCTCGAAAAAAAAAAGAAATAAAACCTTTTTATGTTTCATTTCTTTTTTGGAAAAGAAAAACAGGACCGCCACAACTGACGCTGGCCCATCGTTGCAAATGCCGTCCTCGGTTGCTGTCCCACTGCACGATGGCGATGGTTCATTTCTTTTTTTCAACGCGCGCGAATAGACGCATGGGTCAGCCGCGCCCAGTCGTCGCCTCTGCGGGGGCAACTGGTCCGGTGTCGGCGCCAACATGGCGATGCGCAAAGTCCTCCTGGACATGGGCGGCGATGGCCGGCGCGATGGCGCCCAGATAGATAGCCGGCGTCGCCTGCATGCGCTCGACGCCGGCGATAAAGACGTTCAATGCTGTGATGGCGTTTTCACGCGTCCGACAGGCGCACGGGCCGCAGAGCATGGTGAGACCATGATCGACAAACAATTGTGCCGCCTGATCATGGGCCTCGTCGGCCTCGTCTCCGTGGACGCGCAGATGCTCCGACGACATTGCGGTGTAGCCGCACTCGCTGCTGGGCAGCGCCTCCTGACGCTCGGCCAAGAGGCCAACGAGGGCGCGCGCCAAAGCCAGTTCACGGTCGATCGCGGCGAGGTCCCACGGCCTGGGCTGAAGGCTTAGCGCTTCGCTCATGCGCACGAGCCACGTGTCGGCGGATGTGCACAAGCGCCGGTCGTTGGTCCATGGAGAGACGCGGGCGACGAGCGCAAAGGGATAGTGGCACGCCCGCGCCGAAAGCGCCATGAGCGCGGCCAGGGTGTTGTCGTTGGGCAAATGCAGGTCGCGGTCATCTGGGTATGTTCTCGCAACCCAAGCGTGCGTCGCCTGCTGGTCAGACTGTACCGAAAGAGCATAGAGATTGCCCGAGCGCGAGGAACGTCTTATGGCGGGCAGTTCGAAACAGGCCATGGGCGCAATGCCCTTGGCGCGCTCGACGGCGAGCAGCGCGCGTGCCTCGAAGAAATTATGAGCAAACTCGACGGCGTCGAGAGCCTTGACATCGACACGGCCGTCGCACGTGACACACGCCAGCGACTTGTCCAGCCATTGGCGATCTTGATCTGTCACGGCCTCCATCGCTTCTCGGGCTCCCTCGGTCGTCCTTTGGCTTTTCTTTTCTTTATTTTTTTTTCAAACTTTAAAAAGACTCTGCTCCTCTGCGGTTTCTCTTTCAGAAATTGCCTCTTTGTTGTCTTTTTCGTTGGTGGTTTCTTGACAAGGTCGACGCATGTGCCCAAAAGACCAAACCTGCCCATCGTGTTGCCGGCGCTGGGCGCTGTCATTGGTCGTGGCCCTCGTGCCGAATGTGGGAGTCAATCAGGATCTCAAACCACATTTGACTTTTTTTTTGGCGGCCAGAGGGCCAGGCAAAATTTTGAGCCGATGCAAGTCTGGGGCGGCGCAACGCAGAGCGTCGACACCCCCAACCAAAGCGGCGCCGTGCGTGTCCCTCCAAAAAAAAAGGCGGCCAGCCAAAACTGCGACTCTCTAAAAGAAAAAGCACCAGCCGAGAAAGAAAAACAAAGAGTTAAAAACGAGTTAAAAAACTCTAAAAAAATGAGCGCCCCGAGTCACACGGGCCTATGCACGGGCACGGGATCGGGTGGCCCTTCGCAGACGGTCCTCGTCACCAACAACCTCCCGTCAGACGAACTTGTTGTGCATGTGCAACCGGTCGGTGGCCAGGTCCTGGCGCCAACGACGATCGGACCGGGCGCCCAGTTTCACCGGTGTACGCGCGAGACCAACGCCATGATCGCCAGCGTGGGCATCAGCGCCGTGCGGGGCACCGTGCCCGACCCGCCCTATGGCCACGCCATCCAGTGGCCCATCTTGGGTCAGGGCGACATGACGGCCGAGTTTGTCGTCTCTCTGACGGGCGTCCAACGCACGGTCAACATTCAGTGAGTGCTCCTGTCCACGTCGCAGCCGATGCTGCACCGGCGACTCATGGCTTGGCGGTTGTGGCCGCCGCACCTTTTTTGCGCCAGCCGGTCGCAATCAAACCCGACGGTCCCATTTTCCCAAGACCGTAATAAATTGTGCACAAAATGTGCTCGACTAAAATGCCGACGCGAGCACGAGCGCTGTCCCTGATTGCGGCCGTCTGCGCATTTTATTTACAATTCGGAAAAAAACAGGGCTAGCGGGTTTGGTTTGCCGTCGCAGACAGAGCCAGGCGCGTATGACCCATGTCCGGCGCGCCGGCTAGCCATCGGCTGGGACGAGTCCGGGCGCCTTGGGCGACGCGCATGGTGGCCGCTCGTTGCTGGCGAGCCGCACACCCAACCCCAACGCCAGAAAAAAAAGAGTTTCTTCAAGGCCTCGCTTTGTTTTTCTCCCTTTCCCTCACCCCCGCTCGGTTTTTTCATCGGGCGCAAGACTTATCCAGGCGGCGGGCCAAAGCCTCACGGATCTAAAATCAATGCCAACTGGCTAAATACCGCTGCACGACGGGATCGGGTTCGGGACGCGGCGGCACGTCGTCTTGCGCATTGAGCCACTCGATCACTTCGGGGTCAACATCGTCGGTCCATGTATGGATGTGGCCACTCCACGGGCACCCTTGGGCGCGCGCCCAACGGAGGACGTCCAAGTGGGCAACGCCATTGTCGCACGTCGCCTCGTCCCACGGACAACCGTGGCTGCGCAACCACATGAGCATCTGTAGATTGCCCGTCCGCGCGACGGCTTCGCACGCTCCGGGTGTGAACACACACCCGTTGTCGACGGCCCACCGGAGCACGTCCATGCGGCCTGCCACCGCCGCTGCTGTGCACATGTCGACATCCAATGGTACGCCGCGGGCGTGCAGCCAAAGAATCACGTCGAGGCGCCTGCTGATCAAGCCCGCATAGAGGCATACAAAGCGCTGGCGCGACCAGCCTACGCCGCGATTGTGGAGCCAATCAAGAATGTCTAGTCGATCGTGTTCCATTGCATCTCGGACCATGGCGTCCACGTCGAGGGGACACCCGCGGTCGACGAGCCACTTGATCAGTTCGAGGTCGCCGCGGCGGACAGCGCGCTTGCATGCCTTGGCCTTGGATCGGTCGCTCCACGCGCAGCCGTGCTCATCATAGGCCCAAGAAAGGACGTTGAGGTGGCAACCGCGGGCCGCTGCATCGCAAATGCCGTCGCGCCACGGATGACCCACGTCCTTGGCCCATTGGATGACATCAAGGTGGCCTCCCGAGGCGGCTGCGCGCGCCACCTCGTGCCACATGCACCGGTTGACGTCGATCCGGTGTACATTGGTGGGTTTGCCGTCTCCTATGGCATCGTCGGACACAATAGGTTCACCCCGATTACCGATACCGTGGAGCCATTGCAAAGTACCCAGGCGACCACGTGCGGCAAGTTTCCAGACGGTTTCTGCGTCGTACGGACAACCAACGCCGATCAGCCAGCGCAAGGTTTCGTTTTCGTCCGAGTCGGATTGCGCCGAGGCCGCGTTGGAACAGTGCGCAACGTCCCACGCCTGCCTCTTGTTGTTGTGTAACCACGCGAGCACGTCAATGTGGCCCCGTGAGGCCGCGACGTACGACAAACTACGATGGAGCACGAGGCCACGTGCGCGAATGACATCGAGGCACGCGGTCGACCAGATACTGTACGTCTCGATGGTCCGCCGACTTTTTGCGGGTTCATCGACATTGCTGTCTAGACACCATGCCAGTATGTCGGCGGTGCCTGTCTCGGCGGCGGTGACGATGATTTGGTGCCGGTCCCATGGACACCCATTTTCCACGGCCCAACAAAGGACGTCGAGGCTGCGGGCGTTGACGGCGGCCTCGCACGTGCGCTGGTCCCACGGCGCCCGCTTGTCGACGCGCGCCCACTTTAATAGTGCAAGGTCGCCCGTGGCGGCAATCTTGCGGCACGTGCCCTGCGGCATCTCGCAACCGGCCTCATCGACGGCCCATCGCACCAGGTGAGGCAGTTTTGCCGCGATCAATGCCTCGACATAGTCGTGCTGCTGGGCAAAGAGGGGTTTGGCAGGGATGTCGGTGACAGGACGGGGTCGCACGAGTCGGTGGTATCTTGTGGCGTCGCGCAGGCGGCGGCACACAAAGGGCATCACCGGCCTGGCCAGAGAGTCCACGTGATCCATGACAAGTGCACACAACTCGACATCTAGCGTCGCCCACATGACAATGTCGGTTGCTGTTTCTGGGGATGACGTGTCAGTCTATTGGCACAAACAAGGCCTCTCTTTTTTTGGTGCGCCTGCTTGGGTCTTTTGGCGCCGTGGGGGTTTTGTGCCTCTGCCGTGCGATCCCGTCGCAAAGTGAGGTCGGCGTGCTTTCTAGGTGGCGCTGGGCCTCTTTTGTGTCGCCATTGGCGCAGAGCCCATCTTTTTTGTTTATTCTCAAAAAAAGGCCGGTAATCTGCAACAACGCCCAATTCATGGGAGCACTTTGTGGGTCGTATGCAACGAAAAAAAAAACAAACACTGCCAAGCAATGCGCCTTTGTTTTTTTGGGAAAAGAATCCAAAAAAATAGGACGAGAAAAACGCGGGATATGGTTTTTTAAAGAAAATGTAATTTTTTATTCTGGACACGCATGACCGTGTGGGTCAAGGAGCGGCACGCCAAGGTCACGCGCAGAGAGCGCCTCTAGAATGCGACCTATATGGGGCGACGCACGCATGCGCTGCAGCGCGGCAAAGCCGGCCGACGAGGCCTCGACCAGGCGTGGTGGCTGACTCGGGCCAAAGGCCGACGCCGCCTTGACCACTTCCGAGTAAAAGGAGCGTGCAAGCGCGGGTCCCTGGAGCGTGCTGCCTGTTTCTAGGGTGGCGTGCACGGCCTGCATGACCACGCTCACCGTAATGTGATCGTGTCCGGCTGGCCCTGACGTCCCTCTGGCGGCCGTCGTCACCAAGGCAAAGGCCTCGCGCACGCGGCGCTCTGCATCGCGCGCAGCCTCTCGGAGACGCCGGACCGTGCCCGCCTGATCGATAAGGGCAGACTCCATGCCGACAATGGCGGCCGTGGCGGCGTCGCGCGCCGCTGTGTCGATGGCGTGGGCGAGCGCCAGCGACGAATAAAAGTCGTCGGTGTCATTTGATCGCGTCGCCAGCGCATTGAGGTCGACGACAAGACGGCGCGCGTCGGCGGGATTACCGATGCACAGTCGCATGCCACTTTCGCGCCATGAGGGAAACAGACGGTGCGTGTGCAATTCGACCAGGGTCTCCATGGCGCCGCCGAATCGCTCCAACACGGCGACCCACGCCGGTGCCTCTTCCTGAGCGCCTTTGGGCAGGCCCTCGCTCGTAATCACTGTCACGAGCGCGTCCAGCGGGTGGGGCGCATCTGCCTCGGTCGACACGGCGTCGAGCATCTCGCTGTCGCCCCCTTCTGGCGTGTGCCCCATGTCGACGGGGCCACGTGAGAACTCGCCCTCATCGGCATCACAATTGGCATGGCCCATAAAGACGTCTTTGCTGTTGCCGCAATAATAATATCCATTGTCATCATAATTGCTGTCGTTGTTGTTCTCGGCGCCATTGTCGATGTTGTCGTGTGTCGTCGTCGTTGGCATCTTTTTTTTACTTTTTGTTTCTTTTTTCTTTTTCTTGGCGAGAGTTGTCAGTTGCGGATGTGTTTTTTTAAAAAAAAAGAACCGAGGAGGCGGGCAAAAGAGTGGCGGACGGTATTGTTGTCGTGGTAAAGAAGAGTCTGTGCGCCGGCGGCAGCGGGTGGAGCGAGGCAAAAGACCCAGACATGGGTCTGGGCGCCTTTTGTGCCGGTCTCTTTTTTCTCTAGCCAATCCCCCTTTCGCATTTTTTTAATATGTCGACATTGCTTTTTGTGAGTCTTTCATTTACCTTTTCTATGTTGCGGACAAAGGAGTCCTTTTGGGGACGACGCGTGCGCCCGCGCGCAAAGCCGACCCTCTCTTGGTCTCTCGTCGCCCGCGCGCGCACAACATGCCGACCCCCATAGGGGTCACTTTCTCTGCCTGCGTGCATGTGCATTTATGGCTTTTTTTTCTTTTCTCAATTGCATTTGAATAATGTTTTTTGTGACAAACAAGGGCGAAAAAAGGCACCCCTAGGATGACGGCGGCAGGCAATACCCGCGGGCATTGGGGTTGCCGCCGCACCGGGCGTTGGGGTCACAGCAGGGGAGGGCCGGGCTCACGCACTGGGCGCCCGTGGGCGCGCACCGCGTCGCACAGTTGGGCGGCGTCCACGACGTGCAGTGGATGTCGTCCTGGCATGTCTGAAAGCCCGAAAACTCTTGGTTACAGACACACTGGCCCGTCGTCTCATTCCACGTACCGCGGCCATTGCACGTCCTGTCCTCGGTGCACGAGCCGCCGGCCCAACCGGGCCGGCACGGACACGGTCCGGCCAGTGGCGATGGCACGGCAGCACCGGCCGTCGTCTTGTTGATGACCACGGGCTGATTGCCCCACCCGTAGGCGCCAAAGGCCGGCACGCTGCTGGCCGGCGTCACGGCGTTGGGGTCCAGGTTTTCGGCGGCGCACAGCGTGGCCGACGCCAGCGGCGAGCACTCGTTGGCGCTGCTGTAGATGTCGGGGTTGGCGCAGCGGCAGCGCCAGGCGCCGCTGTTGGACTGTTGGTCCAACTCCCAGATCCAGGCGCCAAAGCCCGCCACGCAGCCCTTGCCGCTGTCGGGTCCGTAGGGCGGCTGCGCGATGCACGCATTCTTGGCCAGGTCGCATGCCGACCCGGTCGGGCACGGGTGGTCGGCACTACAATAGCCCGCAACGTAGACGCACTTGTTGGTCTTGGCGTCGCAGGTCTGGCCGGCGCCGCAGGTGACCCGCCGCAGCACGAGGCCTTGGGTGTGCACTTGCCCGCCACGCATGTCATGCAGGTGCCGCACTGGCTGTCGCTGGTGCACGAAAGCGTGCTGTCTTTGCATTGGCCGTTGACGCACACCTGCGTGCCGGCACACGGCGGCTGGCAGTTATCGGGGTTGGTCGGGTTGGTCGGCGGCGGCCGCGTGCGAAAGACAAACCACCACACGGCAAAGGCCACCAGGGCCAGCACGACGGCGACTGCCAGCACAACAGGCCAGCGGCGCGGGTGTGGTTCCGCCACCGCCAATTGCCGTTGCACGAGCGCCTCGATGGCCGTCGGCTGCGCGCCTGCGGGCGTCGCCATTCCGGTTTTTTTTGCGTTGTTGTCTCTTGGCGGTCGCCGTTTTCTCTTCCTTTTTTAGGATGATCGCACGGGCCAGTATGTGCGCGCTCTCTTTTGGTTTTTTTGTCTTTTTGTAGCCGGCGGGTGCGGCAATGCAGCAGGTCGCTCTTGTTTTGGGCGTGACCGCATCGCGTCAGTCCGTAAACCGATGGCCCACCGCCGGCTGCGCCACATGGACGCAAGAATACTGACGAGGGGGAAAAAGGAGATAAAAAAAGGCGTCTGCTGGCATGACCCCCAAGATGGGCCGGCGAGTGGGACGGGCACGGTGCGCCACAGGTCGAGTGGCGCTGTCGACCGAGCGGCATAGCCCAAAGGGGAAATAGGGGGAGATCGACGCCAAAGACACCCGACAGCGACGATTTTGCCCACGGCGACGACGCCGGCACCCGCCCTACTCTGCCCAAAGATACACGCAGACAAAACAAAAGAGGGGAAAAAAGGAACGAGCAAAGAGACGAGTAAAAAAAATGGACGCCACCAGAGTACCGATGCCGTCCGAGACGCTGGCCCACCACCAGCGACTGATGTGGGCCATCATTGGCGTGTTGGCCCTGCTGGCTGCCGTACTCGGCGTCCTCTACTGGGAGCAGCGCAGTCGGGCCAACCCGCCCGGATTCAAGCCGTGCCGTCCGGCATGCGCCGCCACCGACGTGTGCGTCGACGGCGTCTGTCGTGCGCCCACCTTTACCTGCGCCAACGCCGAGGACTGTCCACTGTGCACCAACTGTGTGCAGACGGGCGTGGGCGCGGCAGCCGCCTACCATTGTGTGCCCGTGGCCGGCTGTTGCGGCGGCAAGACGTGCGCTCTGGGCCAGTATTGCGTTGACGGCCAGTGCCGACTCATTCCTGGCGCGTGCCGCGTGGACGGCGACTGTGCGTCGGACCACCGCTGCAATGCGGCCAGTGCGACGTGCGTGCCGCGCTAATCACCTCCCTTTTTGTTTGGCGCCCCGTCGCTGTGCCGTTGCCTCCACGTCACATTAAAAAAACACCCTATTTTCTCTTGATTTCCTGAACACGTCCTATCTTTTCCATTTTTTTTTAAATTGTCGAACCTCCTGGCGGTAGCCCTTGGCCAGTGCTCGCTTGTGGTCGGTTGACTGATGGTCAGCCGGAGGTCCTAGTCGGTCGCTTTAGCGCAGTCAAACCGCACAAAAGAAAAATCCCCACCCAGCGAGCAGACCACAATTTTTTAAAAAAAAGGTAGGAAAATATATAGGCGATACGCGGGAGACGTGCACAAAAATCAAACTCGTCTGCTTGAGCCAATTTTCTCTGCGAGTTTGATGACTGCCCCTATTGTCCAATTCTGGGTTTTGCACCGAGACAAACAGACACACGTGTTTTAATATATGATAGATAGATTGATAGATATTGTTTATTGAAAAGAAAAAAGTGTCTAGACAGTGGTCTTGGTCCAGTAGAGGGCGGCATTGTTGTTGAGATAGATGACGCCGGCGGCGGTGGTGCCCATGTAGGTGCCGTGCGTGCTCTTCAGAGTCCACTGGTTGCCGGCGTTGATCAAGACATCCCACTGCTCCCAGGGTCCCACCGAGGCGGCCTCGGCGCGCACCCAGCCGCCCGGATCGGCTCCAAGGTAGCGATTGTTAAAGCCCTTGAAGGTGTACTTGCCGTTGGACAAGCGACTCACCACCCACTTTTCCTTGTACGAGGCACCGACCCACAAGGAGGCTACACTGCCGTCCTCCTGGGGCGTCAGTTGCTTGCCGCTGATGGGCGACACCAGCGTGACCAACTGCCACAGGGGCTGCGCCGACGGTGTGGGTGTCGACGACGGGGTGCGCGTCGGCGACGACGACGGCGACGGTGCCGGTGTGTTGGAGGGCGTGGGACCCACCGGATGGTTATACTCGATGATGACGCCGCCGTCGGCGCCCGGCGCGTTCAGGGCGTTGGCGCCGATTGGCGGGCACGATCTGCCCGAGCCGCCACCCGAGCCGCTGTTGGCCGGCGGGGGCTGACGTCCTTCTGCCGTGCGATAGCCGTATCCACCGTTGCCATTGAAGCCGGCAGCGCCGCCCCACGTAAAGCAATCCATGTAGATGCCGCTCACGGTGCCCTGACCGCCGGCCCAGTTGCGGCCGGGCGACGTCCACCCGGCGCCGTGGATGAAGGGCTGGTCGGGGTCGCCCCCGACGTGACCAAAGCCCGAGCCGGCTCCGCCTGCCTTGACGTCGCCCACGATGGCACCCTGAGACGGACCCGAGAGCGCATTGGTGTCGGCGGCGCCTGGAGGATTGCCTGTGCCGGGCGTTGTGCCGCCCGCCGACGAAGCAGCGCCGCCACCGGCACCGCCGCGGCAAGTGTCCCACTCGTAAAAGGCCGCCCACGCGCCCCACCGCCATAGGCCGTGGCGCGGAACAACTCGGCGCCGTCGGGTCCCACGGCGACGACCGATGTCTGTCCGCCGTCACCGCCAGAGCCGCCGTCATAATTGTCGTCGCTGAGCGTCGTCCCGCCCTTGCCCACAGTGACAATCCACTGAACGTCGCTCGGTGCGACGGCCCATTGGGCGTCGCCCACCGTACGGTTGAGGATGGCCGAGCCGCTGCCGCCGCCGGCGCCGCAGCGAAAGGACGACGCGGACCCGCCACCGCCGCCCCAGAGCGAGGCCGAGATGCCGGTGGCGCCTACCGGCGCGGTCCAGTTGGTCGATGCACCCAGAAAGACCGTGTAGCGGTAGGAGTTGATTGGCACGGCGACGCAGCACAAAAAGGCCACGAGCATCGCGGTGACCTTGAAAGTCGCGGTCATCATTGTCGGCGGGCGCGAGGCGGTGTATGGAGGACTGCACAGATTTGGTTTTTTGCCTGTGGGGCGCAAAGGCTATTCTTAGCGTCGGGTGGTCTATTTATAGAGTGCGGTTGTCTTGCGGTGTGTGCGTCACGAGGCTTGAGCCAAAAATACAATAGAGCAACTGTTGCCTCTTTGGCCTTTTTATTATCGTTTAGCGCGCGCGTCTAAAAAAGTCACATCCAACCTTCAGGCAGCGTTCATGTCATTCTATTTCTGCTGACCTGTTTATTTGGTCCTGTGCGCGTGCGCCTTGACGGAAAAATGACGGGAATGGGCGAGCCGAGGAAAAAAAAAGGGCGTGGACCAGACTATGGCGGCCCAGTAGGGGCAGCCGGCGACGCCGACCAATAGGTAAAAAACATAAAAAAGGGTGAGGCCAAAACAGGAATAAAAGAGTGGACGGAAAAAATGACAATGACGCCAAAAGGTATGGTGTGTTGGTGCTGTGGCGAATTCCAAGGCACGCCTGTCGCCCAAATGAATCCCCGCCCAGGGTTTGCTTATAGTTGGTTGACGAACAGTCGACCAAGGACCCGGTTATTTGGTCTGGCGCGGTTAGTGCTCGCGGATCGGTTAACCGACGACTAAAATCCAGGATTTTAGGGGTATTGTTTGATTTATATGATTTATTATTGGAGAATTTGGTGTGGATTAACGGCTAACCGATCCGCAAGCACTGGGCGCGGCCAAGTCGGAAATGTGAGGAATTGGCGCCGACGCAACAAGGCGCAATAAAAGGAAGAAAAAACCTGACAACGACAGAGAGGCGCGTGCGCGAATGTAACAAAAAGCGACTCGATTTGTGTGCTGCAACTGGGGGAGCGAGCCCCGAACCCGAATGACTGGTTTTATCCAATTCTTTATGCCCTTTAACGATTGTATGCTGTTTATTGACGAGCAGTTCGAGCCCCATCAGCACCGACCAAGGTTGCAGTCGACCAACCGTTGGGCGAAAGCAAAGCAGCCACATCGTTGGGTATGGCCGATTGACGTGCGCAAACACTGCCTGCGGCATAAAATAAGACCAAAAAATGCACAAAAGGAGATAAATCACTTGTTTATGTTTTTTTCGACAAAAAAAAGAGTACAAGAGGAAAAAAAGGCAAAAAGACACACACAGGAGGGGAAAAAGAGAGACAGGCATGGCGTGCAGGGGGCGCCAAAAAGAAGAAAGAGCGACTAGGCACAGACGCCAATGACGTCGCCGGCGGCGGCAAAGGCACACTGGGAACCATAGGCGCATTGCCAGTCGGCGGCGCACTGGCCCGGCGCCAAGCACACCTCACCTTGGGCGAGATCCGACCACACGACAGAGCCTTGGCCATAGGGACACGTGCACGCATTCTCAAAGCCGCCGACAAAGCCCGGATTGCACAGGCACGACTTGAACTGGGAGATCACGTTGGGCGGCTCAGTCTGGCGGCACTGCACGCGGCTCCACGCCTGGGCCGTGCAGTGGTAGCGCTCCAGGCACCGGCCCTCGGGCACGCACACGGGCGTGGCGCCATTCCACTGCACAACGCCCCCGACACAGTCGCACGAGCCCAAGGTGGCGTTCCAGGCAAAGGTGGGCGCGCAACTGCAATGGCCCGCGTTGGCGTCGCATACAGAACCCGGCGCCGCACTGCACTGCCAGTCGGCCGAGCACGCACGAGGCAAGCACTCGGTGGCGCCGCCCGTTACCGGATCGGTGGCAGTGGCGATATAGCCATCGTCGCAAACGCACGAATAGACGGCAGCGTCGGCCGCCAGCGACGGGTAGTCGACATGGCAATGACCGTTGGCGGGGCACGACGCGCACGCCGGCTGGCACGTGTCCATGCACGTCATCGAATCAACGGCCGTGTGCGGGCAGTGCACCTCGGGGTCGGCCCAGGCATTGTCAACATGATAGTCACGGCACTGGGTTGTGTTGGACGACAGCGCATAGGGGCACGCCGTCCGCGGGTCGACCGAGGCGTCGAGCGCCTCCATAAAGGCCACGCACTCGTCCATCGACGCATAGGGGTTGAGGTCGCACGTGCAGCGGGCAAAGATCTTGGCACACACCTCGGCGGGCGAGGTCTGGTGGCCAGCCAGGTACAGGGGGAGAATGTCGGGGTCGTTGACCGAATAGTCGACGAGCACACGGTCGTCAAAGGGTACGAATCGAATGGTCTCAATGTTGCGCAGGCCACCGATGGCCATGGCCCACTCGTCGGTGCCGGGGATCTGCGAGATCATAAACGTATAGTCGACCTTGAAGGTGACCGTGTCGTTGACGTCGCCGACGGCGGCGCCCTCAGCCGATGTCGACCACTCAAACGTGACCGGGTCGGGGTGCATGCGCATGCCCGCCGACAGGGCGCCGTCCATGGGCTCAAAGAGCACATAGCCGTATTCAATGACGACGTCCTTGTTGTCATAGGCGCCCACGCCGCGGATGATGAGCGCCGAGTCCTCGACATAGTAGCGCTCACACTCATCCAGGTACTGGTCAAAGTCGCCGTTGGTGCGGTTCATGTAAACATAGACGGCGTCTGTGCGCGAGGCCTGCAGTTCCTGCGGCGTCTGGCAGCCCTGTGCCGTCGGTGACACCAGGACGGCGAGCATGACAAAGGCCGCCAGGACGGCGGCTGTCGCAAGGGAGCGTGGGGTCTGCATGACACGGCTTGTTAGGGGTTTCCACTAGGGTGACAGGTCTTTTTCCTCTTCTGTCGGCGGTTGTTGGTGATGGTGCGTTAAAAACAGAGCGCGTGGCCTGGATGGTGACAGCAGCGGCGACAAGAGGCGAAAAAAGAGACGAAAGGCGCAAAGTAGGGCCAAGGGCAATCGACCAAAGGCAGGAGGTTGTGTCTGTTTTGTCGTCGGCGGCAGCGGCGGTTGTCGGGTGTCTGTGGAAGCAGAGCCGCGTGCTTTTTATGCTGACGCCAGTGTTTTCGATTGGTTGTGGCATTTTCGTGCAAAACTTTTATTGGTTCGTCGTGTTTGCTCCCTTTTTTGGGTGGTTGTTGTTGTCGCTCAGTATCTACGACAACGGCAAAATAAAATGGGTGAAAAAATCTGGCGACCTCGTGCGTGTGCACGTGGCCGATGGTGCCGCGGGCATCGCCGACGTGCGCGGCGTCAAGGAAAATCGGGTATGCGACGACATCCCAGGCCAATTAGGGCGACCGACGCCTGCCACACCGCGCCACCGGCGACCGATCCGACGCCGCCTCTACCGCCCGAAGTGTGGACCCTCATCTTGGTCGACGCACTCGACCCGCGATGGCACTTTGCGGCCCGTGCAGTCTGTCGCCTATGGCGCGACCTGATCGACACAGGATCCACTTGTAGTCGGCGGTGCGAGATGGCGACAATGGCACCGGGCCTTTGCGCCATGGTGCGCGCATCGTCTATTCTAGCCTGGCGCCCCCACAATGATCCTGCGACTTTTGTGGCCTTTTGTCTGTCGAGCGCTGGATGCACACGTGACGCTTTGTCGGCCCCTGCACGACCCCTGTGTCGACGCGACGTGCTCCTCGGCCTCGTAGCGTCGGGCGACACGGCGTTGGTCGACTATGCTCTAGACGATCTTGCCCAGTGTTTGGCGCCGCGTCCGATGCCGCCGGCGAATTGCATCAGCGCAGCCTGCGTCTGCATTGGGCACGGCAGGGACGGCGACACAAACTGCAGCCGGCGCCATCGTACGACTTGCCTCTATAACAGGAATGACGAGGGCAATCAAACCGACCAAAACAATGTCGTTGATACGGCATTTTATCACCGTGCGACCGGTCTCGCCATGCGCGTTGGTGGCATTCATCTGTTACATCGGATCATGCTCTGCCTCGACGGATTCGACCCATTGCGGCACATTGATCCCGTGGACGTGATCTCGACCGATTGCGTCGGCGCGCTAGCACTGATCGACCCGCCATCGGGTGCCTTTTGGCGCGAGGCTATGCCGTCCCATTGCGCGCCTTTGCCGTGCCTGCCGTCTGGTGTGAGGCGGGCCGCGCCAACGCTGCCGCCATCATTGTGCGTCTGTTGGACGACGCCGCCGACTCGGACTCACAGACAATTGCTGCACACGCCAACAACACCCACGATCCACGTGTTGGTGTGCCTGTACTACGTGTGCCTCTGCCTAGTGCCTTGCGAGGTCCATGTCCAACGATGGCCGCGCGCGCAGCCGTTGTTTATGGCAACACACGCGTCCTAGATGTACTTGCGGCACGACCAGGCATCGGGGCAGTCTCGACAGCACGCGGCCTGGACGACCTGGTGCGACGCGCAGCAGCGGCGTGCAGTGCGCGCGGGTTTGCGTGGTGTCGGACCGCACTCACGCGCATCGGGACCAATGTCGACATTGTTGGTGCGGCCTGCGACGCCGTCATGGGGCCGTGGATTGAAAACGGACCGCGCATTGCATGGAACACGGACGCGGCCGTGCAGTTCCTCGACTGGCTGTGTCGCCCCGACGGCGGTGGATTTGCAGACGCGCTGGCGATACCCAGCGCCGCGCGCGAAATCATACGCTGCGCGGGCCACCCACGCCGATTCCCCTCGGACGACCACCAAGGCAACACCGCACGACACGCGCACGCCGTCGCTGCCTTTTTAGAGTCGCGGTTGTCTGGTGTACCCACGGCCGAAATCGTGAGCACAACCACAAGCCAATAAAAAGGCCCAAAAATACGACAGAAACCACGGATTGTTTTCCTTTTTCTTTGCCCGCTATTTTTGGTGTGGGTCCTCGCTGTAGGTTCTTCTTTTGCGCACTTTGTCTTCTTCATTTTTTTTTCCTGGCGTGCGTGTCTGGGCGGCCAATCGAAAAAAAATTGTCTAGGCCAAAAAGCAAGAGCGCAACACAAAAGGCACTCTGTCCTTTTTATCTCTGGCGGCGCATCCTTTTATTGTCAAGATCAACAAAAAAAGGACCCGCAAGAATGGACCATGCGACCAGCGCAAGTGACGACGATCAGGTCGCCCTCTTTAGTCTGCCAGACGAATTGCTCTTGCATGTGGCCTCGTTCTTGGACCAACCCATAGACTTGTGCGCGTGGTCGATGGCGTCGACGCGCCTTGCGCTCATCGGTGGCGATGCAAGACTATGGCGCAGTCTACACGAGCGCCAGGCCGTGCACCGCATGGAACGGTGGCGCCGCGCCGTATACCGAGCACTCGACACCACCCTTGCCAATCAACACCCTCACTGGGGCAAGTCTATTGAGCGTCGTGGGCAAAGTGCCGTGACGTGCGAGGTGGTTGCCTTGCTGTCACGAGTGGTCCAGGCCAATGCGTGGTTTGTCCAGGCCGAATCGAGGCTCGCCGACCTTTTGCACGCCGATCCCCGCGCGGCATGTCGGGTGACCATGTGCGCACGGGCGTCCATCTCGCCCGCGCAGCAGCGTGCCACTTGGCTCCACAAGTGGCGCGAGAGCGGGCCTCTGTTTGTTGGCACCGACATACGAATCGAGCGCGCTGGATGCGGGCCACGCGTCACTGTACGGTGTGGCGCCTTTGACACCCAGGGCCTGCTAACAGGTCCAGGCCTCTATCGTACGACAGACGCGTGGGCATCTCCGACCGTGTTCATCGCAGGAGGGTACCGCGGCGGCCTACAGGGCTTTGTCGGCACATGGTCGAGCGGTCGGTTTGTGCAGCAAGACGATGCCCTGGCGCTCGCAAATTGGGACCGCATCTACCGCGGCCAGTGGGGACCCGAGGGTCCCGAGGGCCAGGGCACGATGACCGACCCTTTCCGCAGCGCACCCATCGCTGGCACGTGGCACAGCGGGCGATTGATTGCGTAGACGCGGGCCGCCGACTGCCAGTGCAAAATCCATTGGGGTTTGCCTGGCAAAAAGTGCCTGTGCAGGGAATGAGCAAGCAATCTTAAAAAAAAAGGAGTGGCTATTGCGCCGCCATTTTATCTTTCTTTCCTTTGTTGGACTTTTTTCCTCGCCTTATATCTGTTGTTGTTCTTGTGAGGGCAACCAGGGGCAATACTCTGGCTCGCGCCCTATGTTGCCGTGAGGAGAGCGGCAAGCGTGGTCCAACGGACCGCGCCCCACCACGCACACGGCAGAAGCCAACGTGAGGCTAGACGAATGCCGGTGGTCGTGGCCCGGCTAATGCTGGGCAACGGCTAGCCGAGCGGCTAAAAATCGCGGATTAATCCTGACACGGTAGGGGCGTCGACAGTGGAATTCGTGTGTTTTAGCCGTCCGGCTAGCCGTTGCCCACCGTTAGGCCCGGCCGGCTGGCCCAAAGTCTGGCCAACCCACAGATCATTGGCGCAGCATTGAGTGCGTATGCGCTGAGAACGGCTGGACCGTCAGCAAGCGTTGCTGCACTCTCTATCTCTCTCTGGCAAACACTCATCTCTTTTTTGCTTTTCTCTCCTGTAATAAAATGCCATGCCTGGCTCCTTGAACCGCAGCGACACATATCCCTGAACCACGGCCACGGATGCATCCAATGACCGTCAGGCCTCTGTCGGCGCGGTGCAAACTTATTCCACCCGACCAATAAAGTAAACGAAAAATCTAGGCATCTGGTTGCCAAGTCTCTTTTCTACGCGTCGGGGCTCTCGTGACACTTTGCCCCTACACCGGTCGATTGCAGTGAAATTCGCCTTGCCCTCTGCCCGCATAACCATGCCTACTCTGCGCAATCGCCCCAAAGGTACCGCCAGAGATTTTACATTGATTGGTGCGCTGTGTTTACAAGTGCTTGGCCTACAGAAGTTTCCGGCGCCATGAGCCTCGACGGCTGGACCGTCGACCCAGAAGACTGGGACGCCGAGCCAGTGATATCTTGGGAGGAGCACCTGAGCCACATGCAACCAACGGCGTGCCAATGGTCCGCGACTTGACGGCTGGTCGCCGGCCGTAGATTTTTGGATCAGCCGCGGCCAACGCGACTTCTTCTGACAGGACTCTGACCCGCCGACGCTGTTTTTTTTGAATCGTCAGCAAATAGCGCGCAAAACCCGTGCTCGGAAAAATGCGAACCCAAACCCAGATGGTTGCAAGTTTTTATGCGTGATTTATTAACGATCCAGAAAAACAGTGTCGGCGGATTCGATTCCTGTCAGAGCCCGACTTGTCCATAGCCCGGTCGGCATGCTCGCGGTTGGGCAGGTTAGCCATTAACCAGTACCAGACAAAAACACAGACAAAACAAGATAAGGGGCACAGCATGATTCTCGATGTCACATTTTTGTGTGGCGCCTTTCAGTCGACGCACCGGCACCGACCGAAAAAAGAAAACACAAAAAAAAGATGGGTCTGTGGAATCACAAGTTGTGTGTTTGGCCCGTCAGTTGGTCTTTGCCGCGGCAGGGGCGCGCGGCGTTGGCCTCGGCGAGGGCCTTGAGTTGCTGGCGAAAGGCGGCGTTGGGGCCGATGCAGCGGCGATGCTGGCGCAGGACGGCAAGGGCCGCCGCGGCGTCGATACCGCGATCGAGGATGAGGTAGGCCGCGACAATGGTGGCCGAGCGCGAGATGCCGCCATAGCGTGCACGAGCACGACTTGTCGCGCGCCAGCGCCGATGCGATCACGGCGTGGGCGCGGACAAACTCGGGTGTCAAGTCGACGGCGAGGTCGTCGTCGGCGCGGATGATGAGGTGGTGGTCGACGTGACGCGGCAGAGCCAGGCCCGCAAGGTCGCGCTCTGACAGCACGGTGACGACGCACCATTCGGCCTGCTCCTCAGCCTCGGCCTGTGCCAGAGCCGTCATGGCACGGAGGTCGCCCAAGTGCAGGCCCGCAGAGATGCGATCGGCAAAGGGGCAGTCGTCCGTGTCGGCCATTGTCGTTGCTGCTGTCGTTGTTGGTGGTACGTTGGTACTGTGCAGTAGACGAGTGGAGGGGGTCGGCTATGGCAACAATAACAACGACCGCGGACCTCGTGTTCCCTCGACGTGCGCCCTCTTTCTTTTTCCCCCTCTTTGTCCCATCACTTTGTGTCTGACACGCTTCCGCGGGCCGGCACGGTGCCGTTGCCGCTGCGCCTCTCGGGTCTACCTGACGAAATGAAAGACACCGACACAAAAACAACAAAAAACAATGACAATTGCAAAAAAGAAACCATTACAAAAAGAAAGGCGTGTCAATGTCGCGCACTGGAAATACATGGGGACCAAAAAAAAAAAGAACGAGTGCCCTTTGTGGGCAAGGGCAAAAGGCTGGCATGCCGCAAGGACGGACGCACCATTGCGCCGCCCCATGCACACAAAAAGGTACAAACAACATCGGGCGGTCGCTCTCGCATGACCGACACTGCCCATTGGCGGCCTGGATTTTTGTCGTGTGCCAACCGCCAGCGCCCCTCCACTTTTGAGAGATGAATATGGTTTTTTTGTTGAGAATCGTCTCTTGTTTTTTCTTTCAAAAAGTTTCAAAAAGAGAAAAAATGAGGACATCAAGACCGTCGCGAGTTTTTTTCCACTCGCACAAAAAAAGGCGTGGATCATTGTCTTGGTCTCGCATGGTGCGCGATCTCGGATCAGTGCAGGGTTTTTATCGATTGCGGTTGTCATGGGCGGCGACGGGGGGTCCGTCACTCGTCGGCGAGAAGCAGGTTTTCTTGTTCCAACCACCTGATCACGTCCACCTTGAGACTGTCGATAAAGTTGATCTCGCTCGACATTGGGTCTCTTGTCTGCTCGGGCGGCGGGGTCCATCGGGGAAAGACGCACGCCAAGGATACGGGCCGCGGGCGGCACCAACGGGCGAGTGGCGCAAGCGAGGCCACAATACGTGCGTCCTCGCATGGTCCCGTATCGCTGTCGACACGTCGACGCTTGGACGCCGCCGAGGCATGCGGCTTGTCACTGTGCTGCCACAGTGGATCGCCGACGCATGAGCACGGCGCGGCCACCTCTCGGTTGTAGGCGGCATCGAGGAGCGCGACGTCGGCAGCGCGTGGCGGAAGGCCCAGTGATGTGGCGTGGGCCAGGCGCATGACGGCCAACGTGGGTGCATAGGCAAAGTGCCCATGGTCCTTGGCGCACAGCGTGACCAGAGTACCCCACAGGTCACATGGACGGGTCCAGACGGTGCGGTCGCCGCATGCATCCAGCACGCCCAGCAGCCTCACGAGGCCATGCAGGCTGCGATTGAAAACGCAGAACCCAAATGCTCCCTCAATGCCGTCCGGGCCATAGGCGGCGAGAAAGGGCATCGGCCAGCGCCGACCAGCGTAGAGCAGCACCTCTAGGAGAACTTGATGGTTCACGGGGGCTACGGTGAGCGAACGCGCCACGTCGTCGTAGGAGCCACCGCCCAGGCACGTCTCGCACAGCCAAACCACCATGTCGATCGTTGTGTGCGGCCTGGTATGGGTATTGCCGAGCGCATTGGCCATGGCGCCGCGGGCGTCCAGTGGCACTCTGCCGAGTGTCAATTCCTTTTGTGCGCGTGCCCACAGCCACTGCGCGAGCCTCATGCGACCGGCCGTAGCCGCCAAAGCAAACACTGCATTGGCGTCAAAAGCCACGCCGTGTGCGTCCAAGAGGGCCAGCAGGCGCCACCGGCCCTTGACAACCGCTGCACGCAGCCAACCTCCACGCGCATCAAGCGTCGCCGGCGGCATCGGGTCCAGGTGGCCGCAGGCAGCCAAGTCCAAGAGACGCGTAAAGCAGCACGGGTCAGCCGCCTCGGCCGCGGCCGTCCAGCATTCACTATCAGGAGGCCAACGTGCAACCGTGCGGTCGTCGATGAGGTCCACCCGTCCGTGCCGGCACGCTGTTGAAATAATGTCGCGGCTGCGCACCGTGTGGCCATACCAGGCGTCAATGTCGGCTACGGTTGAAATACACCCGCGCTGGATGGCCACGTCCCATAGGACGCCAAGAAGACCTCGGGCGTCGCCGCGGGTGTCATCGTCCCACTCGTCGTATTCTCCCGCCTGGCGGTTCATGTCGAGATCGCCATCTCCGTTGCCAAAGGTGCACCTGGCGTCGAGCGCATATCGCACGGTCCAACGCTCTCCCGATGCCACCATGGCGGCCAAAACTTGCTTGCGCGTGGCCGATGCCACCTCCACACACCATCCGTAAATCGAGTCGGCATCGGCCGGCGACCAGCGGCCATCCAAGATCATGTCGGCGACGGCAGATGCGCAGACCACCCTGCCCGTGGACCACTTGGGACAGCCAACAGGCGCCTGTTGGTGTATGGTGGTGGAGCGCTTGTGCGGATGGGCGCCCATGGCGGCGGCCTCGGATGCGCTCGGGTGCGTGATCACCTCGGCCCACAGGCGGCAGACGGCGCGCGCGGCAAAGCGCCACCGCGGATCGAGAAACGGACGACCGCGTCGAGGCGGACCCGAGCACCACGCCGGCCTCGACGCTGGCGGCGCCCACCCGTTGAGCACCATGCGCAACAGTTCGGGCGGCAAGTCGTTGATGGTGAGCCTGTAGTCCATTTTCGTCCACTTGCCTTTTTTACGGCACTGCATCCATCAAATACAGACCTTGTTGCTTGCCGACATCTTGTTTTTTTATTGTTCAGAGGATCACCCTTGCATAGAGTTTGGGCGCGTCCCGTTTGCGCTGTGCACCCACGCAGCGTGCGCGCGCAAGCGACAGGGCAAAAAAGGCGACGACAACAACGCCCTTGCCAAACCATAAACAAATACGGGGGTCAAATCTTTTCGTTTTTTCTTTTACTTGGTTTTAAAAGAAAGAAAAGAATGACTAGGAATACAGGGCGCCGGCGACGGCGCGTGATGCGGCGCTCGGTTCGCGAAACAAAAAGGCCTTGGTGCGCTTGCGACGGGCGCGGCCAGCCAGAGTTGTTGCCGTCATCACCGACGCCGTTGTTGATGTTGATCGCACCGGCGCAGGTCGCGTCGTCCGGTCCGTCCCATGCACCGCGAGCGATAGGGTGCCCACAATGGGTTTGAAATCACGGCGAATGGGCAGTGGCAGTGAGGCTGAGCGCGACCGGCGACGAGGGCCGCAAGACACGGGGTCGGTTTCGATCGTCATCAACAAAGGCATGTGGCACGTGTGAGATGGATGTGGCGGGTCGCGGCAGAGGACGAGTCGGGCGAGGTGTGGTGCACTAAAAAAAGAAGACACAGGAGATCGGCGCCCTTTGCAGGCCAGCGCGTCAGCGCCGAAAACACCGGTGCCCAATAAACAACTAGTATTTTTTTGGTCATCGCAGCAACTGACCAATCCTCGTCATCCTTTTCTTTGATTTGTCGGTGCGGCGGCCAGTGCGCGTGGGCGTCGCCACCTGTTTTGTCTGGTGTCCCTCCGCGGTCTTTTTGTCACTAGCACATTTGCCCGCCTCGGTCGACGCACGAATTTACTGTCGCAGCCTTGGTCCTCTCTTTTGGTTTAACTCTTTTTTCCTCTTGGTATTGTCGTCCTCTTATTGTTTTTTTTGAACAAGTCGACCCCATCAACAACGATGCAGACCGCACCCATCGACCTCTGCGACGAGGACACCCATAGCAACGACACGGGCGGTTCGATTGACCATCTACGCGGCCCACCGGTTCCGTCGCGCAAGCGACCCGCACCCATCGCCGGCAACAATGGAGGTTGGATGCGTCGTCGCCCACGCAAGGCCAACGCCCATACCGACGACCACGTCAACAACAATAGCAGCGACGCTGCCGACACTGGCGCCGTCGAGCGCTCGCCGTCTTCGTTGACCCCGCCGCCATCGGGCATTGTTGCGCCACAACACTCGGCCCCTATCGTCTTGGAGCCGACGATCGACATACGATCACCAATCTACTATGAGGACGAAGACGAGGAGGATGATCGCCGACGAGGAAAGGAAAAAGAGGACGACGGCAACGCCGACGCCACCGTGGCCTATGATGCCATGGTGTCGCAGATCATCGAGACCACCGAGGACGCCGTGACCTCTGTTGCCGTGCACCCCGAACTCGAGACGCCCAACGTGTGCGCCCTTACTGCCGCGCACCGCCTCGCGCGACTCGACGGCATGGCCGAATGTCTGGCCGAGGCCGCCGTCGAGCACCGACGCCACCGCGCACAACAACCTGGCGGTCAGTTTTCCAAGACTCGCCGGCGACGCGCGCGCATCATCAAGGCCAACGACTTTGTACACGAGCGCTTTCGTATCGCGCACGCCCTGGGCAAACACTATAACGAACTGTTTCATCCACGCGGCCGTCGCTTTGCCGGACGACCCGAGGCTTCGACGGCGTCGCGAGGTGCGTCGACGGCCACGAGGGGGCACCGTGCGCGCATGGCACTCTTTTGGCTCGACACACTGGTGCGCTTTGATCGCACGTTCAACGTGGCCGGCGACTTGCCAGCGCCCACGGTGGAGAGGCCGCTGTCGGCACGCGATATGCTCTCGCTGCACAAAGATTCCGCTCTCGTCGCCGCCTCGCTGGCCGACAAGTTTGGCCCACCCGACGAGCGCGCAGGTCACCGCGAGCGTCCGCCGCCGCGGCCAACGGCGCGTGTCGATTTCTCTGGCGCCAACGACTCGATGTCGGCGCAACGACGACAGCGTCGTCGGGCTCAACCCGCCGATAAAGACAATGACGTCGACGATGACAGGGACGTCCATGGCGCCGTCCACCCTGCACACGAGATTTATACGGATGACGACCCGGACGACGATGCAGACGACGTAAATGATAATGATGGTGGTGACGACGACGACGACGACAATGCAACTTGTGATAGCCTGTAGACATTGCCTCTGCAAACATGGATTTCTCTTTTTTTTGTCATGTGCATTTTCTCTTTCTTTCAAAAAAACCAAGGAAAGAGGCGTCGGATTGTTTTTCCTTTTTTTTGTCGGGGCGGCATGCAGGGCACGCATGTGCTGTCGCACAACAGGCCGTCCGTGCCGTTGCCTCTTTTTTTGCATTTTTTGTCGAGGCTTCTGTTTTTCGTCAAGAGAGCGCCTGTGCGGATGGGTCCATTGCTTGCGCCTTGGGAGGTGCCCGCGACGGCGCCTTTTCTTCTCTCAGGGCGTGCGATCGACAAAAAAAGCGGCCATCTCTGCCGGCCGCCAAAGTTGGGCCTCGCCTTTGTGGCCAGACAAGGACGGCAACGCAAAAGAAAAAAGAAAAGCATGAAAAACAAATAAGAAAAAAATCATAAAAGTCTCGGAAAGGGGGTTGTGCATTTTTTATGGTTTTATGTTTTTTTCTATTTTTTAGGCTATCGCCGCTGGCCGTGGCGACCACGGCGGCCCAAAGGGAATGGAAAAAAGGCGACGACGGCGGCGACGACAAGTGCCACACGGCATTCTCGTCGGGCACCTACATACACCACCAGGACTGCTAGGTGATCGAGGCGAGCAAAAAAAAGAGTCCTAGAGCGCACCCAGTCGGCGCGCGGTCAAATAGAATTCGGAACACGGCTCGGCATGGCGAGGCAGCGCGGCCATGGCGTCGTCGCCCTCTTTGATCGCGTGCAGCAAGACACCCAGCGACACAGCGGTCTCGGCCATAAAGACGGCGCCGGGTCCGCGAGCCGAGTCGTCTTGAAGGGTAACATCAGCAAAGATGTGTTTGAGGGCGGGCAATGCCGAAAAGCCGCAATGGCCCATACACTCAAACAACTCGGCGGCCGTCACGAGTTGCGTGTCGAGGCGCACCAACATCAACGGGCCAAAGTCGGCACTGGCGGGGACGTGACGCGTGAGCATCCCCAGCACCTCGCGTGCCGACATGCCGGCAGAGATGCACCGGCGCGCTAGGTCGATAGCATCGCCGATCGACTTTTTGACGTCGTCAGAGCGCATCGGGTTCAATGACGTGTCCTGATAGTTGACTGCCTCGTCAATGTCAAAAGAGACAGCCACCCTTGTGTGCAGGCGCGCGCGCCCACACAGACGGCCGCGCTGCCGTTGGCGGCGGCCAGAGGCGCGAGCGCGTCATGAAGGCTGCCGACAGTGACGTCGCCCTTGCCACCCGTCGAAATGTTGACGACGTTGAACGCGGGGATCACTCCGATGGCGGTGCGAGGGATCGTGCACACGTGCGTCGCCTTGGTGTGCTGGGCAAAGTCGATCCACGGGGATATGGTCCTGACGTGAAAGGCGAGCGCCACCAGCGAAAAGGTGGCCCCATATTTGGTGGCCAGGGGACGTGGCATCGCGCCGAGCAAGTCGACAAACTGCCGGAGGGTGACATAGTCGCGATCGTTCTGAAGCGGCGTCACAGCGGCAGACACCGTATCACTCTCTTCCAGCGGCACCGCCGCCATCGTCGGCGGCACATTGGTAGGATCAGACGGGCCTTGCTCTTGTTGGTTGATTACGGCCGCTGCCTGCATCAGAGCGGCAGTGCCGATGGCGATCTCTGCGCCTTGCGATGACTTTTTCACATCATCAGCGTCCGAATCGGTCGTCGAGTCGGTGTTGACAATGTCTGGGTTGGCTACTGCTGCCATTGGCGCCGACGCGTTGGCGTCTACGGCGGTCGCGTTGGCGTCTACGACGATTCCGTCTCTTGCAACATGTGCCACAGACGACAGAGGCACTTGGTCGCTGTCGCCAATGGTAACGGCAACGGGCGTCTGATCGGCAGTGCCGTCGACCGAATCGTGTTCGGCAACGGTGGGCTCGTCTTGTGCGTTGATGCCGAGGGTGCGTGCACGCTCGGCCTCGAAAAAGTGCAGCAGGTTGGCGGTGCCAGGGTTGGACGACAAACCGCGCAGCCTTTCAATGATCTCGCCCAGGGAGGCGGCCGCGGCACGGCGCGCGTCGGCGGAAGCGTCGGCAAGAGGTGAGGTCATCTTTTTTTTTTGAAATCGAGCAAAGCGGCAAAGGATTAGATCTTTTTTCTTGTCTGGAGGTGACGGTCGCCAAAAGAGAGGTGGGTGGTCAAATGCGAGCGGGTGGTACAAAGGCTATGGCGATCTGGTTCGGGTCTTGTTGTCTCGCTTTTCTAGCAGACGCTGTCCAATCACTGTGTGGCCCATTTTTACGTTTCCACGGCCAAACTCGCGCTTGCTCGCACGCAACTGGCTGTTTTCTTTTTGCGTGTTGATCCCTTTTTTTTGAATGGGCCTCGGCGGGGCGTCGGGTTACCTTGGCTCGGTGGCCGCGCGACCGAGCGTCTCTGTGGCCCTTTTTTTTTGAATACTGTGTGAGGTCGGCCGCTGCGCATATGGTTTTTTGTTTATGGTCGGCGGCGCGGTCACGCGAGGGGCACGACGTGCGCGCTGCCGTCAGAGGCGGCGACGCACAAAGGACAAAAGGAGGCGAGCCGCGCAGAGACGACCGACAGTAAAGAATCTTTTTTCCCCCATTTTCGAAAAGAAAAAAGGAAAGACCAAACAAATATTTAAAAAAAAAAAGGAAACCGCCGCCGCCGCTTTTTTCGCGACTACCTCGACGGCCGTCGAGATGGCGACCACACAGGAGGCGCTCGACGCACAGATCCAAAGCCAACTGTTGGCCGAGACCGGCGCGCGTCGCGCGGCCGCCACACGTGGCTCATCGTGGCCGGCGTGGCGCTGGCCGCCATCCTCATTGGCATTCTCATCTATGCCATAGTGCGACGCAAACCCGCGGCGCCCACGCGTCGCTGGATACGCACCGACGGCGTCGACTCGGCGTGCGGCACGCCGTGTGATGTGGCCACCTACCGCGACGTGGCCTCGTACGACGAGTGCCTCGCGCGCACCAGCACCGTCTGGCAGCAGGTCAACTTTTTCACCTACAACCCGACCACGCGGCTGTGCTCGCTCAAGTCCATCCCCGAGCCTTTCAAGTACACGGCCGACGCGGCGCTCCAGGGCGCCACCTACCGATTCCCGCCCACCCAGTCCTAGGCTGCCCCACGCTTTGGGCCATCCTCTGGCCACCTTGCTACGACTTTCGATCCCTTGTCGTCGGCGCCTCGTCCGGCGCGCCCTTTTTGCGCTTCAAAGTATACTTTTTTTTCCTTTAGAAAAAAAAGGCTGCAAAATTTGCTTGTATATTGCAGGCGTGTGGACCGACTAGGGGGGGGGGGAGGGGCACATCTGGGCGTGTGGCTGACCGGCCATTTTTTTTTACTTGGGTGCCGCGATGGCGGCACGCGCAGAATAAATAAACAATTTGGATGCCGCCGCCCAAGCGTCCACACGATCGCCCATTGGCCCTAGTTGTTCCAAATCGCATTGGTGTCACCAGGAAAAAAGGGGAAAGGCCGGCCCTCGTAGCCAATGCACTGTGCCAGGGCACACAATACCAACGACCCAAGCAGACGCCACAATGACAACGATGGACCACGACCACGGCGGCGAGCCCAACGGCATGCTGTCGTCGCTGCCGCTGGAACTCTTGGCGCGCATCCTCAACGGCCATGAATCCGTTGGCGACCCCTGGCACCGGCGTCTGCGCCCACTGCTCGACCCACGCTGGCGCTTTGCCGCGCGCGCCGTGTGCCGCCTGTGGAGGGATGTCATTGAACACCCGTCAGCCGAGGACGCTGCCGCCATGGGCAAGCATCCGCACCAACGTTGGAATCAGGTCCACGAATATACACCCACTAGGTGCCCCAAGTGGCCCACGGGTCGGGTCGTTTGTATGACTGTTGTCGCCGACTGGATCACGGCCGACCCTGCACCGTGGTTCGACGACCCGGAAGCCCTCCATGCGTGGTGTCGCCGCGAGGCCCGTGCCAGTCGCAAGCACGTCGTCACCGCCCTAGTGGCCTGCGGCGCTCCATGGGCCATGGCACACGTGTTCGACCATCACTGGTCCCGCCTGGCTTTTGTCGCTCCACGAATGCCTGACAATCCCATGCCCGCCAATGCCGACGATCCGTTTGCTCCCCGTGACCTCGGTGAGCAAAATGATGGCTTTCGTGCCGACGGACCGGCATCAGCACGCCATGTGGGCGAATACGATAAATGGGACGTCGATGGAGACGGCGACGTGGAGGGACTCGCCAACGTGCTCATCGAGGTGAGCCTCGGTCGCGGTCTTGGCGACGTCTACCGCGCCATTTGTCAGCGAGTTGGCTGTGACGAATCAAACCCCTACCTGCGCCCCGTCATACGCGGTGGGCACGCCCAACTGCTCGCCGACCTCATCGGTGAAGGCGCCGAGGTGGACTGTTACGATTGGCAAGTGGCCGTCAAGACCAAGAATACCGCCTGCTTGGTCAAACTGCTCGACCTGGGACTACCCTATATTGCGCCACGGCATCCCCGATCACGTCTCCCATCGGGCCGGGCACGTGGCAACGAGCCTGCATGGGTCGAGGAAGCCGCCGCCGCAGGCAACATCGACGCTCTGATCCTATGCGACACGCGTGGCATTCCCTTTGACGCCAATACGGCATTTGTCGCTGCTGCTGCTGCCAATCGGCCCTCGGTGATGCAATGGCTCTGGGATCGTCAGACGGCGCAACGGAACCGCGCGCAATCCGATGATCCGGCCAAGCGCACACGCGCATCGGATTTGGACTTGGACGCTGCCGTCCTGGGTTCGATCACGTACGAGTACCTTCGGTCCAAGCGTCGAGAGGCATCGTTGACGTGGCTGTGCGACGAGCGCCAGTGGACGCCACGCGGCTCTCACCCAACACTTCATCTGGCCGCCCTCGTCGAGCATGCGTGTGCACAGCGCGCGGTGCGATGTGCGATACTGCTGGCGGAAAGGTGGCCGCGCACCTTTCTCGATGCCGGCCTCAAAAGTGCCCTGCTTATCCTTGGCCAATGTCGCGAGGAGCCCAACGGGTTGGACATTGTCTTGCGCATGTCGGTCCTCTTGGACCGTTACGCGGGCGATCCCACGGCTGCCGACGCACCCAACCTGTGGCCGGGCCTCTTTGCAACGCAGCCCATGCGTGTGTACCGCGCCGAGAGACTGGCCCTATATGTGAAGCACTGGACCTCTTTTGTCTATGCGCTATCAATCGGCGAGGCGCCGACAGAAGACGACACACGTGCCATTTGTCTGCAGCCTGACCGACCCTGCGCTTGCACAAGGCACCCAACGTGGGAACACACACGGGACAATTGGCGAGCGCTCGCCGTACCCAACCCGCAATACGATGTGGTCACACGCATGGCGCCGCTCCGCCGATGGATCAGGCCCGTGCCGCTGCCGGTGGCGGCCATCCTACCCGGCATCGCTCAGTCTATGCCACGCGCCCACCGCGAGATGGTCGACTGGCTGGCGGCACGCCACCTTGTTCTGGCCGACGATCAAGATATCACAGTGCCCGTCCCTGACGCGCTATGATCCTCTCTTTGTCCGCCGCCATCCTCTCCACCTGCCTCGTCTTTTTACTGTAAAAAAGAAAAGTTTTGGGGGTGACCTCTTTTTTTTTCCTAAAAAATTATACCACAACATTGCGACAAAAAGACGTGGATATGGCCACTGGATGTGGTTCTCAAGAGGAAGAGGAGGCAACGGGATAAAATGCCCACTGGTGGTTGCGCGCGGCGTCGGTGGCGGGCTGGTCGACCAACTGCGGGACGCCCAAGGTGCCGCTGATCACGAGGCCCTGGTAGATGACGTCCTTGCGCAACTCGGTGTTGGTGATCCTGCCCGACGCCGCCGTCGGACTGGCGCCGATGCTGGCCGGCGGTCCGCTCAACACCCAGCCGCCGCGCCTTGCGCCTGCCACCTGGGGCACGTTTTGGGGCGCCACCAGGTAGACAAGGGCCGTAGGCGCCGCCGGATAGTGAATGGCCACGAGGTTCTCGGGTGTGTCGGTAGTCAAGGTGCCGTTGGTAGCGTCATAGGTCCACACGGTGGCGTTGGCCGCGGTGGCCTTGGGGTCGAGCATCATGGTCTTGAAGAGTCCGCTCGTGCCGCCGCTGGCGTCCCACACCGTCAAAAAACCAAAGTCGGCCCACTTGATGCGGTAGCGGCCCGACGGCAGGATCTGGCCCTGCGTCGGCGGCGTGTAAGGGGATCGCGGTGTCGGACGGCGCCTAGTCAAAAAGTAGACAAGGACGATCGCGAGGACAGCCGCAATGGCGAGGCCCACGGCCCATGCTATGCGGCGGTTGCGCTGGGCGGTGGCGTCTGCCGTTGCCGTAGCGGCGACAGCGGCGGGAGCAACGGCCGGGACCGGCAATGGCGTGCTCATATTGTTCTAGAGGTGCCTCGCCCTTTTTCCCTTGGCGCGCGTCCCCAACCGAGGCAGAGGCGACCGGCAGCCTCTCGCCACCCCTTTTCCGTGCCACAAAAAAAAGAGAAAAACAAAAAAAGATCGCACGCTGTTGTCCTGACCCGCGGGCAAAGTTGCCGGGCGACCAACGGCCTCGCAAAGGCCGAGATACAAAAACTGGAAACCGTGCGCCGCTTGTTGGACAAACCCTGCACATACTTTTTTTTTCTCTCGTGGCCCTTCTTGGTTTAGGTTAGCGGTGGTCTGGCCAATGCGCGCCAATCGCCACCCTACTGCCGAGGACGGGCGGGAAAACACAGGGGACGAAAAAAAGTACCACCACCACCACAATCCATTTGTACAAGGGAGAAAAAAAGAAGACAAAAAACCGTCCAGAGGGATGCAGACGACCGAGACGCCGCGGACCGGCGATATCGACGGTTGGGTCGAAAAGACACTGGCCTGTGTGTCGTGCGACGGCACGGTGGATGAACGTGCATTGGATGCTGTCGAGTTTGCGCACAATCTGGCCGTGGCGCGCACCGTCGTTGCATCGACCCGCGCTGCGATCGCCGCCGCCCCGTTACAGGCGCGCAGGCTGGGCGATATTACGCTCGGCGGTATTCGCATCCCCAACAAGCGCAAGTCGGGCAGGCTCTCTGTACTTGCACTGGCTCTACCCACCGATTCGGGAGGATGGTATGCACATCCGCGAGCGGGCGTCGCCGGGTGGAGTCTGACGTCGTCATGTGGATCGACGCTGCCCCCACAGGACGACATCGTTGCCGCGCTCATTGCGTTTTCGGCCAAAAGTCGCACGTGCCCGTTTCAGGTCTCAGCGGCGTTCAACACCCTCAGCGAACGAAAAGACACATGGCTCTGGCGCGTCGCCAACGCGCTCGTGCGTCGGTCCACCCCATGGGACCTGTCGGCCGTCGACCAAGAGATTGGGCTGGCGCGGGTGCTCATGGACAGAATAATAGCATGGCCAGACACGCGCGCTGATTCGGTCCCGTGCCGTCTCGCCGTGGACCATTTAAGCACCGACGACGCCGCTGCATACAAAGCGGTGATCGCAGTGTGGCACACACGCGGCCTTGCCTTTAATGCCAAGTGCATGCCGGCACCGACATTGTGCAGTCCGCTGCTATGTAGCCTGTCAGTGTTTATCGCCGCCGCCGAGCGCATGCAGGCCACGCCGGGCTTTTATTTACACTTTGTCGCCCCCGCCATCGCGGCCCGCCTCCAGCCCGGCCTGGACACGCTCGCCGACTCACAGACAGCGCCCAGAGCCGGCCCTCTTTCAGACGACAACGAAACCTCGACGGCGACAGGCGCCTGATCCAACCAGACTGGACAGTCCAGGTTGTTTTGGATTGCTCCTCAATCGCGCGGAGGCGGCGGCACGGCACCTGTCGGGTGATTTGGCCTTTTTTTATGCGCTCGGCCCCACCCTAATTGCCAAAAAAATGAAAAAAGTTGAAAATACAATTTAAAAATGGAAACAAAAACAAAAAAGGCGTATTTTTGCGCAAACTCTGTATTGTTTCTTTTTTTTTCCCTTCACAATCATGCCCAAGCATCTGCCTTAGCGCGACCGATCCGAGCCCGACAGGTCGGCCGAATGGCGGCGCGTGATGCGTGTGCTTTGAAGGGTCGCCTTGGGCTTGGCATATTGCCTTGAGCCTCCATGGCCAGTGGCCTTTGGGATTGGCCATGCTTGTTGCGGTTTTGTGGTTGTTGTTGTCGCCCCTGGGTCTCCAGCCGAGGCTGTCAAATTGGAGGCCAGGACGGTCGGGATGGCCCAGTAGGTGCGAAGGGCGAGGTCGGCCGTCTCGATGGCCCCATCGACCCATCCCTGCGACCAGGCAAAAGAGTCGCCGACGGCCAAGACGGGCGCCCGTGGCCCCAGCGGCGTGAGGGCCTTGCGGCGCATGGTCGAGATGGACCCGGCCGGGTGGCGCTCCGACCGCCAAAAGGCCGTGCCATAGGGCCAGTGGCGCCACACGAGCCGGTCGACGCGGCCCATGTGCGCGCGGTCGACGCCCGTCACCAGGCCGATCTGGCGCAGGGCCTCGGCGACGAGCCGTGGCGCCCGATCGGCCGGATGCCACCGAAGGGGCGTGACGGCGTCGGGCGCGTCGGGCAAGAGGTCCACCCAAAAGTCGCTGTCCTCCTGGTCGACGTAGATGAGCGCCACCGGCAGGCGGTCGCCAAACGGGAACCAGACCTGGCGCGCCGGCAGGTCGCTCACGTTTTTGCCCCCACCGGCGAGGCCCACACGCGCGTCGGCCCACCACGCGCGCTCAAACCATAGATAGACCTTGACGGCACGCCACGCCTCGACGGCGCCAAAGATGGCCTTGGTCACGGGTGGCCACGGCGCGTCGATGCGTACGAGGTCGTCACGTGGCGCCGACAGGATCACGTGGTGAGCACGGAGTCGCCATTCGTCGCCCTGGCTATTGCCATTGCCATCATTGTCGGCGCCCCGAGTAGGCCCATTGTTTTCACTGTTGGTATCGTTGTTGTCGTCATGGTGGTCGTCGCCATTGTTGTTGGCCGCGTTGCGAGCCCTTTGCGCCGGATCAATCGAATGGGCGCTGTTGCTGCGTCCCTGCGCGTCGGCGTCATCTTGATGGTAGGCGCCGCTGCCGTGGGCGCCGCACACATTGAGCGGATCACGCTGAATAAAGGCATCGGGCCGTGTGCCTCGAAGATGGCACTCGACGGTGGCGTGGCGCTCGCCATGGCGGCACGTCTCACACGGTACAATTTGGTCATAAAGAAGGCGCATACCGACCAGGTCGGTGTTGAATGCCACCTTGAAATGGCCCTTGTCATCGTCATCACCTTTGGCATTGTCATCCTTTTTGGTGCCGTCATCGCCATTAATGTACTCGTCGTCGGTGCCATTGGATGGCAAGGGTCGATGACCGCGATGGTGGCGCCCGGCGACGAGTTGCTCATAGAGTCGCGTGGTCACCGTGCGAAAGCCGCCCACGATCCAGTGCTGCGGCGAGTTGAGTCCGCTCAATGAATACTCTTGGCGAATGCCGGCGGCGGCGGCGACGGCCCCGCGCGTAAAGTCGTACCCGCTGACGTCCAGCGCAAAGTCAAAGCCCTGTTGCGAGAGGCCGCGGTCGAGCACGGCGCGCCAAAAGGTGATGCGCCCGAGGGCCGGGTCGCCACATGCCGTCCGCTGCGCGCACTGGATGTCGGCCACGCGACCGGCCACGTCGCCGGCTGCCGCCGGTGTTGCCACGCCATGGCGCACGGCGGCAACGACAATACCCTCGGCGGCGAGTTCACGGTCAAGGGCGCGTTGGACGAGGGCCGACGCGGGCTTGCCGCGCTCGCCCGGCGGCAGATTGTAGAGGCGCCCGGCGACTTTGGGCAGGTCGTGCATGCGCGTGCGCTCGCCACGCAGATAGGCAATGTTGCGCGGGGTCACGTAGGGCACCTCGACCGTCGAGACGCCGGTCATCTTGAGCACGGCCGCCGTATAATGGTCGATGTCGGGAAAGGTGCGCATGGCCCCGAGTTCGACAGCCGTCTTGGAGCCCTCGACGCGTAGCGACTGGAGTCGGCCACCGACGATAGCGCCACGCTCCACCAACGCCACCGTCAGGTGTGGATAGTGCTCGCGGATACGTGCCGCGGCAAAGAGGCCACTCACGCCGGCGCCCACGATCAGGACATCAACCGTCTCGACATTGTCCCCACCACTGCTACCGCCATGTTTGGTCAGTCGGTGCGCGTGCGGTTCGCTGTCGGCCACGCTATGCTTCTTTTCCAGAGTGCCGGCGGTGCCGGGGCGGCGCGGACGCTTGGGATCAGCGCGGGGCTTGCTAGGGTTGGTGGCCATTGGTGCGGTCGGCGCGCAGAGACAGACGTCCTCGTTGTCCATGCGCGACGCCAGTCCCTGCGCGCCGACAGAGGACACTGACGGCACGAAAAAAAAAGAGAGAGACCCGCCCGATCCTGGCACCGGGTCGCTTTCCGCCTCTCCTTTGCCCACGACCGTTGCCCTTTTTCTCCCTATTACGGCCCCAAAAAGACAATGTAGTTCTCTCTTGTATGTTTCCAAGTCTTTTGTTGGGCCGTTTTTCATTTTTTTTGGCGGCAAATATGCCCCACAAGAAAAAGGCGCCTCTTTGCCGGTTGACCGGTGAGCCGCAACTGGCAGCGTCGTACGTGCATGCGATGCCGGGCGCCAGACGGCAATCACCCTTCCGACAGAGAAAAAAGGCCGACGCATGATCTGGAAAAAAAAGGCGGCACAAAAAAGCGGGTGCCGTCGACGATGGCAACGCGGGGGCTTGTGTGACGGCCTTTCTTTTTTTCCCAGTTTTCACTTTTCATTTCTTTTTCGTTCACAAAGTGGGCTGCGTAGAATCGCCGGAATAGAGGCGCTCGCCAACGCTCACAAAGGTGCACAGGCTGCTGACAACGCCGAGCCACGGAGGCGCGATCGTGTTCTCGCCCGTGTCTCTGCCCCACTCGGTTTCGTCAGGATAGACGACGAGATCAGCGTGGCGCCAGGCATTAATGGCACATTCGTAGACCTCTGCGGCGTCGCCGGCGACGGGTTCAGGCAGAGGGGCGCCAAAGCGCGGCGCGCGATCGGGATCATTCATGCAAACCCACGCGTCACAATCAACATGGTCGACCAGTGCGGCATCCTTGCCGATCACATCGAGGAGAGCGTGCGCCAGGGCCTTTTCACGCGTCCACGCAGACGGTGTCAATGCAACCGACTGCGTGGCCAGGGCGTGCCCGATACGCATGGCCCATGTGTCGGTCACAAGAAACATGGGACCCATTGACACGCCAAGACCTCGCGCACGCATGGACAACGGTGACTGCATGGCCGCCAGAGCGACCAGGCCCGCAATCACGTCGTCGCCACCCGGAATAAGAGGCAAGTCGGCCGTCTCCCAACTCCACGCGCGTGTCGATGGCACCAGAGCATCGGCCGGCGCCGGCGCCCAGTGCGTCTCGCCGAGCACGTTGATGCGCAGCGGGTGCGAGTCACGCCGAGCAAAGACATTGTTTATCGAGATGCCGTCGTCCGGATGCGCGTGGGCGGCCACCAGGCGTCTGGCCAGCGCGAGGTCATGCGCAAAGCCGACGCCCAACAGCGCCGGCCAGTCGACGACACCCTGCGGCGACACGCAAGCCAGCGCGCGTTGCAGCCATACCAAAGGGGGTCCATCAGTTGGTGGGTCGGCGGCAATACACTCGCAGGACTCGCGTCCGCAACACCACCACGAGGCGCCGCCACCCTGCATCCGGCCGATAATCGCCTCTTGCATCGTGTTTTCTTTTTTTCCTGTTTTTCTGTTTTTTTCGTCTCGCTCTGCTCTTGTATCGTCGTCGATGGCTGGGCACTCCTCCTGCTTTTCGCCCTTTGTCCTTTTGTTGCCCTTTTGTATGTGGTTCTGCAGAAATATGGCGTGGGTGTGTGCAAACAAAAAAAAGAGACTTGCTACAGGAGGCAGATGTCGTTGTTGCGGCGGTCTTGGTTGCACGCAGTCGCATCGTCTTTTCCGACGCCACTCTTTGATTGGTCAGCGTGTATTTGCCCCACCCCTCCTCACTTTTTCCCAAATTAAAAGGCAAACAAAACAAAATCGTCGGCCGTCGCGCCGCTGCCGGTCGGTCCCACGACAGGCACAAGGCGAAAAATGAGGGAAAAGAAACAAGGGATATTTTTTATGGCGATAGGCGGCCCGTAGAGCGGCTCGCGCGCGCGAGTCGACAAGTTGGACCGAGAGACAATTCCGAGAGTATTTTTTCGTTTTCGTTTTTTTGCCTTTTTTTATGGAATTTTTGCATGCGAACCCTGCCTGCAAGAAAAGATCCCACCAAGAAAAAAGTACAAGCAGATTTGGGTCGAGAGAGTGCGCACGCGCTCTTTAATGACAACAACAACAATTCGTCAGCGCGGGCGGGCGGAGAGGGCGCTCTAAAGGCCTTTTCGATTGCGCCGACGGCGCCAAAGGTGCCGAGCGCCTGCAGCCGAGGACCAAAAACCCATGAGCGCGGCCATCCGTCTAGGGAAACTGGGGACCGGGCGCGGGGAGAAAAGAAGACGGTGCTGTGACGGCCGCAGTACCATGCGTCATGATTTATGGCGGCGATCTACCTTTATTAAATGGCGAGAGCATCGGATTTGAATAGCACAATAATTGTCATCGATGAGGGAAAAAAAAGGCGCAAGCGAGGGCGCCCAAGAGTTTGCGTCGCAGCAACAAACAAAAAAGGGGGCAAATCCTTGACACACGAGCACACGAGGTGAGAATAGGCACGGACGCCGCGACTAGCACCCGTACTCGACCAGCAGAGCGATGAGGGCCGGAGTGGCGGCCTCAACTCGCTCGCAAAAGTCGAGTGTACTCTTGCCGTCGCCATAACAGCGGGCGGCGTTATCGCGACGTAGGTCGTGCGCGAGCGCACGTGCATTAGGAGCGAGCGCGCTGCCCTCGTATGGCAGACGATGGCGCCCTTTTCGAAAACGGGCCTGAGCACGCGCACGGGGTCGACCGGCCCTCCCTCGCGCACGTCGACCGGCACGTTGAGGGTGAGCGGTTCGCCGTACGTGCGCCGCAGGTCCACGACCTCACTCGACGGACAAGATCGGCCACTCCTCCAGAGCCGTTTCCGCTCGCCGTCGGCCTCTCCGCAGACTATGACAACGGTGCGCCAGGCGGCGTGGTCGATGAGGGCAGTCACGGCACCGATCACCTCGTGCGTGTTGAGCGATGCGCCCATGGCCGCCAGCATGCGCGCGCAGCGTGCGGAACCGCACGCGATCGCCGCGGCAAGAGGCGTCATTTTCGGAGAGTTCCATCTAGGGCACCAGTCACCAATCTTTACCGCGCGTCCCACCAACGCGCCCACCTCAAATGCGGACTGACCAGAGCCGTAGTGCGTGGGAAATTCACACAGGCGGTCACGCAAGCCCAGGTACCCGACGTCGAGTGCGTCGACTGTGGCCGACGGGTCGTCCATGGCGATCGCGGCAAACAGTTGGCGACCCAAAGCGTACAGATCGTTGCGCGGTGCCGCCAAGTGCCACGCCCTCACTCTCTCGCGGCGTATCGACTGAGAGACGGCGGCGAGTCGGCGGCACACCATGGAAGCACGCACGAGGTCGACCGTCGAGCCGAGCCATGACGCGATGCACCACACGACTTCTGGCGGAAGACGATCAAAGTCGCTGTCATCCCTGTGGGCCGTCGGCCCTCGTGTGTTTCCAGAAGACAGGTCGCCGTCGACATTCGTTTGTGTGCGTGTGTCCATTTCTTTTCTTTTTTTTTAGTTTTTATGTATTTATTTTGTTTATAGTTCTTTTACTTTGTCTCACGTGGCCAGTGTGCGCTCTCGTCAGTGCGAGCGCAGACGAAAAACCAAAAGAGCCAGGGACGGCCGACGCACGCATGGCCCCAACCTGTTGCCTCTTTGTTCTTTTGTGAAATGGCCACATTGATGTCGGCGATTGGCGGGCGCCGAAGCGCTACGATGATTGGATGCAGGCCAAGCGACCCCCTTTCCCTTTTTTTTGGGGGCGAAAAGAGAGGCGCCGCCTTGGCCTCTTTGTATCAGTACCAACAACATCGGGCGTGACTCGCGCCGTCACATTCAATCCCCCCGTCTATTCGACGCTCGGTTGACTCGGTCGGGCTTGGCCATCTTTAGGGAAAAAGAAAGAGAGGGCCTTGACGCGGGAAAAAGGCATAGGGCGCCCACAACACGCGCATCGACTTTTGGACATGAGTGACCAACGCACTCAGGAGGTTGACCTAGAGACGATCGGCGCCGACCGCAAGCCTGTGGTGCTCTCGCGCGACCAACTCGTGGCCTTTTTCGCGCGGCGCTACCCAACCCGCAATCCTCTCTATCTGGACGACCCCTTGATGGCCCATGGCATCTGCGACGCGCCCGCCTACATGGTCCAGTGGTACTCGACCAGGTGGTGCCACAACGAGCCGAGGCCGAGGATCGTGACGCCGCTCGACGCCGACGGTCTCGCCCACGGGAGCGAGCGCTACTTTTATGAGGGCCTCACGTCCGAGGGCGGCATCCGCTTTTGCCACGGCAGGGGCGTCGAGATCACCAAGATGCCATTTGCCGACTCGCTGAGTGCCAACGCTATGCCGCTCGATCATCTAGACCAGATCAATCGCGCCACCGAGTCAAACAAGGCTCGCAAGCCCTACTGGGACAAGTGCGGCTTGGGTCGGCGCGCCGTCTGCCGGTTTCTGCTGGCCGCGGCGAGCGACGGCATGCGCTCGCTGCCATGGGAACTGAGGGCCATGATCTTTGACCATGTGCTGCCCCGCGAACTCTGCAACCATCGTCGAGTGCGTGGCTACCGCATGTTGCCCGACGGCTTTGCCGCCACGTCGTGGCTCGCCGGCGTCTAGCCCGAGCGCTGCCCCAAAAATACAGAGAAAGAAATGCACACACCTATTGTTTTTCCACGACTCTCTTTGTTTGCCGTTCTTTACAGTTCCCGGTGGAAGTGGAGGGGCAGCGGTGCGCTGCCGTCTCTCAAAAGTCGCGTGGTGCGACATGTGCGCGCCCAGCGTCCTCGCCTGCGTCCGTCTTTCTAAATATTCTTATTTTAACTCTTTTATGCTTCCCGGTAGTCGCCAAGAGGATCTCGTAAGGCATAACACCAAGAGCCGATTCCCATCGTATTATCATTTACTTCCATGTTGTTGTCGTCGCCGCCGTCTGGCACTTTGGCACGTCAGTATTTCCCTAAAAGAAATTAGACTTTTTGGCGCCCTCCTCCGCCCGGTGTTGATCAATTCCATAGACTAAAAAAAAGTGGGCCGGGGCAAATAGTGCATCGGTGGGCCGCGGTCGACCCGGTCGCCGCCACCTTTTCTTTTGCGCAGTGTCATAAAAGGCCGCACATGAAAAAAAATGCGCACACAGACTGGGATGGAGACCAGCACAAAACTGTAAATTCAAATGTAATTGCTTGTGGCAGTTGCGCGCATTCTCGTGGCTTCAAAAAAAAATTGGCATCACCAAATCAGTTTTGGTTTCAAAGGGGTCCGGTGAGTGCCGTGATCTGCTGCGGCCGCGCGATTGCGGCGACAAGGGCACCGGCGGGCATTCCAAAAGAGGGCAAAGGGGCGCCGGAAAGGGTTTTTTCAAAAAAAAAAGGTGGCGCCGACAAAGGGTAAACACAGGCGCCTACAGGATGAGCAGCGACAACAGGGGCATCAACAACGACGTCGACCCGCGCAACCACGCCAGTCGCATCTATCCGGGCCTCCACCTGGGCAGTGTCGACGCCCTCAAGGCCCTGGCCCGCGCGTCGCCCGCCGACCAGGCCGGTTGGTGCGTGGTGACCCTGTTATCGCATCAGGAAAAGCAGGGCGTCCCGCTGCCGCGCTATGTCGACGCTCATTTATTGTTTGTGCTCGACGACGTGCCGTCGACCGACCTCTCCAAGCACTTTGAACAGTGTCACGCGTTTATCGAGTCGGCCATGGCGCGCGGCAAGCGCGTGCTCGTGCACTGCCTGGCGGGCATCTCGCGGTCGCCCACCATCGTGTGCGCCCATCTCATGCTCAAGTGCGGCATGAACGCCATCGGCGCCCTCGACACCGTACGGCGTGCGCGACCTTTTGTCGACCCCAACCCGGCCTTTTGCTGCCAACTCATGGCCCTCTCTTTGGCGCTCGCGTCGCCGAGCCTCCCCCGCGGCATCTACCATCGCACTGGACCCGCGGCCTAGACGGTGCCTTTTTTTTGTCTTTTCCCCCACACGCTCCCCTGCGAGACCTCGCCGGTCGCTTGCGTGGCGCCTTTTCTCTGCTTTTTTAAGTATTTTTTCCTTCAGAAAAAAAAGACGTCGCCTCTTGTACCGTGTCCCTTTGCGATTTAAGGCGGCTTCCGCCAGTAGCGCTAATTGGCTACTGAATCTGATTTTTGCCGACATGATGGCGCAAAAGCGCGTCACAACGGGAAATTGGCCAAGGAGCAATTTTTTCCATTGGCTGGCGAAAAAAGAAAGTGAAAAAACGGATTTCTTTCTTCCCGTAGTGACGAATCTTGTGTCAACTGGCGGAAGCCGCCTTAAAAAAAAACACGAGGAAAAAAGGTGACAGCAAGAAAAAACAAAAAAGGTGCACGAGGCCCGTTAGCACTACCTGCCTTTTATCCTTTATGGATAGGATCGTGCATTCTTTTTTTTTGGCCATGTTGGTTTGTCTTGGGCGCTTCTTGTGTGTGCCGGTGGGTAGCCGCGAAAAAAAAACGAGTGTGGCCCGTCACAGGGCCAACGGTGGCGCTCGCGCAGTGGGCACGCGCAACTCATTGCGAGATACCGACATAGGTCACCTGGCCCTCGCCGTCACGAGGACTGCCGCCCAGCATGCCCTCGAATCGGCGGCCGTCCGGCCACGTAATGACGACCTCGTGAGAGGCGTTGCCATTGACCCAGTCGCATTCGATACAGAGACCCCCGGCGCGGGTTGTGGTCCCGCGACCGTGACGCAGGCCCCACCGGAAGCCCCCGTCATGGACGTCGCCGTTGGCATAGGTCATGACGCCGTCGCCGTCGAGGCCCATGGGCATTTTCCAAGCGTGCCAAGTGCCCTCGAAGCGCCTTCCATCGATCCACGTAGCCGTGCCGCGTATCACGTTGCCATCATACTTTCCCGTGTAAACGGTGCCGTCTGGCAGTGTCAACGTGCCGCTGTCTAGCCACTGGGCGTTGCGGCTGCCGAGTGCAGAGACTACGTCCATGTGCCACCAGCCGCTATAGACCAAACCGTCAGGGGCGACGCAGGTGTCCCAGTAACGGTGGATGCCGTCGATCCAAGCGCCGTCGTAGCGGCGCCCGTTGGACAGCACAATACATCCGTTGCCGTGTTGTTTGCCGCTGTGCCAGGCTCCGACATAGTGCCAACCTTTAGAGTCGCGACGCTCGCCGTGGCCATTGTGGAGCCCATCGCACCAGTCGCCCTCATAGTGTGATCCATTGCGGTAGACACGCGTGCCGTGTCCATGCGGCAGGCCGCACCGCCAGTGGCCGTCGTGACGTGCAGCCGTCGCGTCGAGAGGGCCGTCGTGTTTACGCCGCGTGGGCGCGCGGCCGTTACGGTGCGGGGTCGGGATGGCGAGGCTCAGGCCGTACCCGTGTGGGAGACCGTCTAGGGTGTCGCCCCAGTAGATGCGACCTAGCATCATGACGGCGCCGACGTCGGGCCCTTTGGCCGCAGCGATGCACGCCTGCGCTCGGTAAAGCCAGTGCCAGCCTTTGGCCGCTGCAATGAAGCCCTCGTGGAGCGGCGGCCCAAAGTGCGCCCAGCAGTAATCCTTCCACAGCAAACCGTCTCCCAAAAGGTCGAGGTACCGCCGACAGGTCAACGCCAGCCGCATAACTGCCAGCGCCGAATCCATGGCCCTGGCGATCATCACGACGATCTCACAAGGCATGTCGTCGAGCGTGGGTCCCGTTGCCGCGCACATGTCCATCTTGTCGTCGTTGAATGCCCTGGTGTCGTGCTTTCCTTCTTTCTTTTTTGTTTTGGTTTCAGGACCCCTTTGGCGCTGGCCCCGCCCACGGTTTTGACCAATCCGAAAAAAGGAGGAGGCATTAACCCTGACAGACCAGGAAGAGGGGACCACGGCGGTATAGAGCGCGGGCATCAAAAGAGCCGAGGCAGGAAGAAAAAAGGGGCAGATGTCCGCGGCCCTGTGATGGCGCAAGAGCGTCTTTTTTTCAAACAAAAAAGAGTAACCAAAAAAAAGAGTATATAGGAGAAGAAATGAGTTTTTTCGGATGGGTAGCCTGTGGGTGGCAAAAGGTCCAGGCGATGCACGCCATCAATGCCTGCTCCTTTGGAAAACGTAAATAAAGTCTGTGGCCCTGTTTACAAACTCGCGCTGGTCGACTGCCGGCACAAGTCGCGCGACTTTGGCCACGACGTCGCGCTCGCAGTGCATCTGTCGCTCGACCGGGCCGCGCAAAAAGGGTCCCATGTCGAGCGGACCGGCGCCCTCGCCAAAGAGCATGTCGAGGGCGAAATTGCCGCCCCGCTCGGCGTGGAGCGTGCAGACGGCGGCAAAAGTGCGCCCGATGTTGAGCGAATAACGAACGCCAGTCGACACATGGTTCAGTGCCGACTGGAGCGAGAGCGAGGGGTCGCGCCGTCCCAAAAACAGTACCTCGTCGGCCTGAGCGCGCTGTGCCGCAGACGAAAACATCGCCTCCAGGTTGGGTCGCTCGCCGATGCCGCGATCGTACATAAAGCAGAGGGCAGCCGCGCTACCGCCCTGAACGGCGTGGTCATGGACGCCCTTCCATGAAAACGTCGGATTGACCTCGTGGATCAATCGTAGGATATCGACCTTGCCCAGTCGCGCGGCAAGGCCGGCCATGTTGCCGAGAGGCGGGTGCCAGCCCTCGGCCATGAGGAGGCGCACAATGTCTGCACGACCCATCACGATGGCACTGTCAAACCACGCAGAGCGCTTGTTGGACGGCGTGGCCGCGTAGAGGAAGCGCACAATGGCATGATGACCGCCAGATAGTGCAGTGTGCATAAACTCGACGGCATCGAGGGGGGCGGCGCCAAAGAGTACGCCCAGCGCGCCAATGTGTCCCCGACGGGCGGCGTGATCGGCAGCCTTGGCCATTTGGTCTTGGACCGGATCCCATTCGATGGCCAGGCGGACCATGTCAGGGTCGTCACGTTGACCGATTGCATTCCAAAAACAAAAGGTGCGCGGTATGCGTCTGCGGCGATCGAGGAATCTTAGCACGTCGACCCTGCCCGAGGCGGCGGCCCGTTCAGGACTTGTCCTCAGCCAGGTCCGCTCTTTGCGCCTCTGGAGACTTTGCGGGCTATTGCACACCCAAAAAGTGCGGTGGGCACGCCGTGCCGCACAGAAATCTTTGTTGTCAAGCATGTTGAGCACACGGATGGCCATCTCGGGCGGGAGCCGGATTTCTGTCGTCGCTGCACTCCAATGATGCCGTTGTTTTCCGTGCCATGTCGCGTCCCGCGCTGCATCGGGCGGTCCTCTCTTTTTGGTCTGTTGCATTTTGTTTTGTTCTTTCTTTCGGTGCTCGTGCAGCCGACGGCCTCTTTTGTAGGCATCGGTGTGCGTTGCGATTTCTACCCCTTGTCATGGTTTTTATACAATTTCGACCAACGGCATGTCACTATTCTTTTTTTTGTTTGGATGCCAGCGGAACAGGTCCACCGAGCCAAGAACAGGAGGAATGGTTGGCGTCGCGGCGGCACCGCCAAGGTCATTGCGAGGATCGCGCCTTCTGGCACGACTTTTTGCATGCCGGACGGCACCCGACAAAAAAAGAGGACCCTATTTTTCGTCGGCCACGGGGTTTCTTGTGGACGTGTATTGCATTGTTCCAGAAAAAAACGAGAAAAATAATGTTCTAAAGGCGTATCACGTGGACGGCGACGCGGCAAGGCACGCCATGCAACCAACACAATCCTGCGCCATGGCGGTGCCTTTGTGAGGCCGTCCATCGCGCCAGGTGCCCATCCACCGTGACCCGTCTGGAAAAGTCATTTCGCCATCACCGTGGCACATGCCGTCGTGCCACGCGCCTTGTAACGCCGGCCGTCGGGCCATGTCGCGACGACCGGGCCGTCTGCGGCGTCGCCCTGCCAATAGCACTCGATGCGCACGCCGTCGGCACGCGTAAGCCTGCCGTGGCTCCGCGGTCGACCCTGCAGGAATGTCCCCTCGTGCACGCTTCCGTCGGGATGAGTCATGGTGCCGACGATCGGGTGGTATTTTCCGATATGCCACCGGACCCAGCGCCCCTCAAAAGTTCTCCCGTCGGGCCATGTGATGGTGTTTTTTTGATGCCGTCGACGCGCGTGCGCGTGTAGACGACGCCCGTGTGCAGCGTAAGCCTACCCGCGCCATCGGGGGGGGGGGGGGGGCGGCAGGCCCAGACCGACCAGCGCACACTGTGCCGCCCTGTTCCACAGTGGACCGATCATGAGGTTGGCAGCCTGGCGACGCCAGTCATCCTTGATAAAGGCATCGTGTGTCGCTTCAACGCAACTGCCAATATCTGGGCAGCCGTAAGCGTCACTGCCGTCTCTGTCATCGCTGCAATCATCGTCATGGCAATGGCCGTAATACCAGTGGCCGGCGTAGTGCCACCCGTGGATGTCAAAGCGTTCTCCATACCCGTGGTACGCACAGTTGCGCCACATGCCCCTATAACGTGATCCGTTGCGGTGGACGCGCACGCCATACCCGTGCTCGCAGCCACGACCCCAATAGCCGTCGTGACGCGGCGCGGTCTGGTCGAGCGCGGTGTCGCGGGTCCGTCTTGTCAACTTTTGGCCGTCGCGGTGCGGAGTCGGCAGGGCTAGACTGAGACCATAACCGTGTGGGAGCCCGTCCAGGGTGTCGCCCCAGTAGATGCGACCTAGCATCATGACGGCGCCGACATCGGGTCCCTTGGTCGACGCTACGTGGCCCTGCGCCCGATAGAGCCAGCGCCAGTCTTTGCCGACGTCAACAGAGCCCTCACGGAGCGGCGGCCCAAAGTGAGCCCAACAGAGAGCCTTCCAAAGCGAGTCGTCGTCAAGGATGCTGCTGCACCGTCGACACGTCAACCCTAACCGCACAACAGCCGGCACTGAATCGGTGGCCTTGGCAACCGCCAAGAGGATCTCATAGGGCATGTCGTCGAGCGTCTGCCCCGCGGTGTCGCGCGCATTCATCTTGCTGCCACTAAAATGCCTCGGCGTAATGCTCCTTCTTTTTTATATCAATAAAAAAAGAGTCTCTCCTATTGGTTGCCGTCACCTTGTTATGGATTTCGCCAACCCGAAAAGAAAAACACATGACCGACGAGCCTGGTCTTTTGGTGGGGAAAAAAGAAAGGCCGGTGCTCCTTTTGGGCGCAGAGCGACCGACGACATTGACCAAAAGAAAGAGCGCACACAAGCCAAAGAAACAAAAAGTATGTGTGTGGACCAAAGTGGTTGTAGGAAATGCTCTTTTTTATTCTGTTTATCGAGAAAAGGCAAAAATAAATGGGAAAAACAAAAAACCGGTAAAAAAAAGAGCGGCGTCCACAAGAGACAGAGGACCTTGTGGCATGAGAGGGCTGCAAAAGGTGCTGAGCGCCTAGCGCGCGACAATGTCGGCTACGCGAAAGGCGTAAAAGGTGTTGCCGGCACGCGAGTTTTGGCCATAGCCAATGCCCCAATAGACCCAGCCGTTAACGACGGCCGGCGACGAGATGATCGAAGCGCCGGGTGCAAACTGCCACAGGATCTCACCCGTGGCAGCGTCGAGGGCAAACATGGTGGGCACGGCCGGGTCGCGGCTGCCGACGCCGGCAAAGACGACACCGTTGGCCACCGTCAAAGACGACCAGGCCAGGGGCCACGCAGCCACAGCCTCGTCCCTCGTGGCATTGACCAGGCCGAGACCCTGGGGCACGGGCGTCTCCCACAAGACAGTGCCCGTGGCCGGGTCCAGTGCGGCCCATGTGCCGCCTCGGGTCACGCGCCCATCCTTGATAGTCTGGTTGGCATAGTCGCTGTTGGAACCGGCCACGTAGATGCGGTCGCCGTCAAAGGCCGAGCCCCACTGGAAGCCGCCCATGTCGCCGCCGGGCACCACCGACTTGATCCACGCCACATGGCCGTCGGCCGGGTGGAGCGCGTAAAAGAACCCGCTCTTTTGGCCCACGGCCAAGAGCGGCACCTGGACGCCGCCCGAGCGGTAGTGGACGCGCATGGGCGCCTGACCAAAGTCCGAGTCGGGTCCCGGAAAGGCCGGGCAGTTGGGGCCGGGACCGCCGGGCAGACCCAGGAGCCAGGGCTTGCACGCCAGGTTCCACACGTCGAGGCCGTGCAGCAGGGAAAACGACGTGTTCCACCGGATGGCGCCCGTGTCCATGTCAAAGGCTATAATGGTCTCGGCCATGTTGGCCGGGTCAAAGGGACAGGTGCGCGCGTCGCCCTCGTTGGCGTCGATGCAGGCCTGCACGTCGGCGGGCACCCTGTAGTTGTTGCCCGTACCCACATAGACCACGCGCGTGGCGAGGTCGACCGACGGCGACGAGCCCCACACGGGCGCGCCCGGATAGTCGGCCGTGGTCGTGTACTTTTGCCACACAATGGCACCGGTGCGGGCATTCAGTGCTGCCATCGACCCGCGAAAGGTGCAACACGGGTAGTCGGGGAAGCCGGCCATGACCGATTCGGTGCTCGACACGCCGATAAACACGAGGCCGTCGACGACCGTGGGCGACATGGTGGTGATGGCCGCCGGGTGGGTGTCGAGGACGGTCTGCCAGATGAGAGCGCCCGTGCGCTTGGACAGGCAAAAGACGCGCGCCGACCCAATGTCGTTGACATAGATATAGGCGCCATGGATGGCCGGAGTGCCGCGCGCCGTCGTGCCCGTGGTGCGGCCCGTCGTCGGGTTAAAGGTCCCAGGGTTGCCGGTGAAATTACCCAGGGCGGTGCGCCACAGCACGGTGCCCGTGCAGCCGCGCAAGGCCCACACGTTGCCGGCGAGGTCGTTGACGTAGAGGGTGCCATCGCGGTCGACGGCCGGCGGACCGGTGACGTCGCCCACGAGCGTCGCCTTCCAGGCCACCGTCAGGCGGCTAACGTTAGCGGCCGAGATTTGGGTCTCGTTGACGGCATGGTGCACATTGTCGAGGCCGCCGCCCCAGTTGGGCCACCAGGCGGCGTCCTGGTGAGGACCGTTGCCCGAGCCGGCGGCCACAGAGGGCGCAAGCACAAGCACAACAACAGCGACCAGTAGGGCCGCGGCGGTCGCCAGGGCAGGGAGTGGGTGACTGGTTTTGGTAGGGTGCATCTGAGGTCGTGGCTTGCAAAAAAAGAGTGGATCGGTTGCCGCAAGCCTTTTCTAGCCTAGCACGGGCACGTGTGCTAGCACGCTTTGACGCTCCATTGGCCCTTCTAAAAAAGGCGCAAACTTTTGTAATGTGTGCGATAGGTCGATCGCCCGCGTTCGCAACACATCCCCGTTGGTGCGAGAAAATCAAACAAAAGAAAAGGAAACAATGGAAAAAATAGTCGTGCTGGCATAGCCTTTTTTTTTCATTGGGGTCCTTTTTGCCTGGTGCCAGGCAATGGACATGTGGGATGGGCATGCACACCCGTCGTGTTGTCTGCCTTTTTTCAGACTTTGGCGGCCCTTGGCGCGCGCCGCCGACAGCAGGTCGCGAGACGGACCGCGACAAAAGGGCGCACGATCGCCACCAAATTGTCTGGAACACACAACACGAAAATAAACTGGCCACAACACACATATATTTCGGCATTTCATTTACGGCATGTAGTGTGGACGCGCAGATTTATTGTCGATTTTCCAATTTATTGGGCATGTCGGCGGCGCCAAAGGCGGAACCATCGCCGTAAGAAATCCGACCCAAGACGAACAAGAAAAATCACGGCGATGACGGCAAATGCGACTCGATACACAAAAACACGAGGGGACAAAGAGACAAATGTGATCCGACATGTTTTCTTTTTTTATTTTTTGAAAGACCTAAAAAGAAGAGGCGACAGACGGGTCGACGGCGACGGCCTGCAGTTTCTCACGCTTTGGCTCGGGCCGAGACAGGCGTATGCGCTCGACTGCGGCATCCATCCTTCCGGCATCGGTCATAAACGGTTCGTGCTGGTCAACCGGTGCGACGGCACGATGGACGGTCACGCGAATGCGTCCATCGTTTTCGGGCACGATGATCGAAGAAAAGAGCGTATCGATGGGATCAGCGGCAGCACCCGATCGGGCGAGTATGCCGGGCCACATGCGCGAGACCTGTTCACGATCATAGACCGCCTCTACGCCACACGCCGTCTCCATCACAAAGAGGTGAACGCAAGTCGCGCCGTCGGCAGTTGGGTCGCGCTCCAAACAGACGGCGCGCGTGGCGGCATCTCCAATGCTAAACATGACCTTGGCCTTGGGCGCGCACTCGTCCAGGGCACGGTGGATCGTCGAGCCGACGTCGTGGCCACAAGTGACCATGGCCACTGTCGCGCGCCTCATGCTGGCTTGAATGCGCACGGCAACGGCGGCGAGCCCTGCCGCCGCGACCAATTGACACACCGGTGGCTCGGACGACGCCAAGGCAGACCAAAGCGCGATGCCCACCAGGACGCAAACCAGGCTATGGGCATGGGTGGCGAGTCCGAGAGGCGCTGTGCGGCGAGCACGGGCCGGCGGGGTGGGAAATCCGCACAAGGTGGGAACATCAGTGGTGGTGGTAGTGGTGGTGGTGGTCGGCGCCATGGGGATCGTCTGAATGGGTGCGCGCGAGAGGAATGCCGTCTTGCAGACAAAACAAAGGGCCGTGCTTGCTGATCGTCCAACTTTTTTTTTAAACTCATGACCGGACATTGGCGCTGTTGACTCATTGGTTTTGTTCTCTTATTGGCTTGTTTGTATATCCTATAGTTTTTTGCCATGCTTTTCCCCCTCAAAAATTTGTTGGCGCCGGCCAGGCAAATGCCTGTGGTTTGTTGTCGGCGCCCACTGCCGATTCTTTTTTTTTTTACGACTGCAACCTTTTGATGCACGCCGACCATGCGAGGACCGAGTCGGATACGGTGGTCCTACCCGCCGAGTTGATGTGCGCTATTCTAAAGCACCTCGACATTGGGTGGTGGCCCCTGGCGGCGCAGACCTGTCGGTGGTGGCGCGCCTGTGTGCGCATGGCCCTCGCGAATGACGGACGCGTGCGCTTTGCCTCCAACTATTGGCGAGAGCCCAACCGAGATACGTTGTGGCTTGTGGTGTGCGGCGGCCACGTCGATGTGGTGGCATGGATGGCGCGCGTGTCGGCACGCCCCGACGGCTACCCGCGCGCTCACGACATGGCCCAATGGGTGGCGTCGATGCCGCCAAACTGCTCCTGGGCCGATACCCTTGTCGCTGTTGCACGTGACGGGCGCGACGACATCCTTTACTGGGCCGATGAAAAACATAAAGAGGCCCACAGTGGGGAGCGCAGCGTGCTTGCCTTTGTGGCAGCCGCCGCCTATGGAAGCGACCGTCTAGTGCGATCACTCTGCGCCGTGGGCCTGGTCCGCACCGGTCTGGGGCCTCGCCGTCCGCCCGATTGGCATGTTCTCGCGTGCGCCATCGCGCGAGGCAATGTAGGCATCGTGCGCATGCTCATCGAGGACGGGTGGCCCTTGGGGGTGTCGGCGCTATTTTTCGCTGCCCTCTGTCCCGACGAGGCCATCTTGCGTCATGTGCGCATTGCATTTCGCAGGCAACTGCCAGACGGCCGCATCAACGCCCAATTGGGCAACGCCATTGCCTGGCTGGCAACTCTGCGTCTATGCCATGCCTAATGCTGGGCAACGGCTAGCCGGACGGCTAAAAATCAAGGATTAATCCCAGCACAGTAGGGCCGTCGACAGTGGAATTCGCGTGTTTTAGTCGATCGGCTAGCCGTTGCCCACCGTTAGCCATGCCACTGACGATACCCCCATGTCGGGTGACCCCATGCATTTTGACGGCGACGACGGCAATAGTGATGGCGACAAAGGAGTGAATCGTGCCTACCGGCCGTCTATACGTGCGCCCTCGCCAGACGACTTTTTGTCGGGCGGTGTGCTGAAAGACTTTGGATCTATAGATAACGGTCCCTTGGCGCCGGTCAGACGCTACCTCGATGCGCTGATTCGGCCACTTTTGATTGACGACGGCGCTACATCGGGCGACCTCGACCTGTGGATCACTGCTGTACCCATGGAAATCACATGACACTCGGGCGGTACGGCGCAAGCGCCGGGTCGGGTCTTGCGCCTCCCCATGCGCCTCGAACCTCAGACATACGATCAGCCCACAATTGAATATGAAATTCGAGGAATCGACAGTGCGCTCGCCATGATGGCGGGTCGTCACTGATCGGCTCGCTTCGCGTCCAATTTACCATTCTTTTTATTTTTCATTAAAAAAGCCATAATGCAACACGGGTGGTCTATAAGAGGGAAAAGGGCAGCCATCGACAACGACCGTCCCTTTCGTCGCCGTTGGAGTCGCAGTCATTGACAGCCAGCCTGGACGCTGAGGTCTACTGCACAGCGCACACATGCACAGCGACTAGCGGGATCAGTGTCGCTGTCGATTGCAGCAACACGGGTGCACAACCCCAAGACTCGATCGCAGAGCCGCCTGGTAAACGGCGTAGGACAAAAGGCCTCGTCGGCAAGGACAATGTCGAGGGTCATCTGGATGTCGCTGGATGGGTGAATGCTCACCAGATAGTCGATCATGTCGTCGGACAAGACGCCGGCGTCGGCCACGGCCAGGGGGTCGAGTACGACGCCCTTTTCCTCGACAAGAAACTTGACCATGCCCACCGAGTTGGTCTCAATAACACGCGCCGCCACGCGAGACCAGTCAAAGGGCGCCGACAAGAGCCGATCAACCGTACGCACTGTGTCTAGCGAGGCGCTGTTGATGGCGGCGCACAAGAGCGCCAGGTCGACGACTCTGGGATAGCGCTTGGCGATCCACGCCACTGTGTCGGCGTGGCCATTTGCCGCAGCGACGATCGCCGCGGTGCGCATGAGCACCGTCGGCGGGCGGCCCCACTCTTGTCGCCAAGATGAACATTCGAGGCTGTCGTCACAGAGCGCCCACCAGAGCACGTCGATGGACCCGCCCTGAGCGGCACCTAGGAGAATGGGGTCGATGCGCGGGCACAGGCCGCTGTCGACCGCGAGTTTCAAAGTGTCCAGGTGGGCCTCGCGCGCGCCTGTGGTGATGAATGGACCCAACGCGCCGACGTCCACGTCAAAAGTAGGTTCGTTGATCAGGTAGCGCAGCAGGATAGTGTTGCCCCGCGCGATCGCACGTCCCATGTCCTGCGCTGTCGGTTCCACATATCCGCGGCATCCAAAGTCGCGCAGCCACATGGCCACATCGGCCGTTGGAGCCTTCCACGCCGCTCTGCCTAGGCGCCGCGTGCACGAGCAAGTGCTACCCCCATAGGATTTGGCCTTGCGGTCGTGTGCATAGACCACGATGGCGACGTGGCCCGCGCGCGCACCTCGAATGGCCAAGTCCTCGTCCACGAGGTGTCCCAGGCGGCACGCCAAAATCGGCCGCGTCGTGAGGTAGCGGAGCGCATCAATGTGCCCAAAATCGGCCGCGGCACGCATGGCCCCATACAGTATTTCCTTGGTCCGCCCGTCGGGGCCATAGTTGGAGTATAGACCGTCGTTGACGTCGTCGGTATCCTCGCTATTATTGACGTCATCGTCGTCGCCGTCGTCGCCATCGTCGCTGTCATCATCATCATCGTCGTCATCATCACAGTCCTCACTGTCTATGTCGGTTTGTTGGGGATGATCGGGGTCTCTGTCATGCTGGAGGGGATCGTACCAATCCTTGGCAGTGTCACTCTGCCCATATACGCACACGCGCGGCCTGTCAGAATATAGCGTGTGCATGTGCGCATGAGGCGGTTGGGGCCGTGTGTACGCAGACAGTGTCACAGACAAAGCAGAGCACGTCCATGCGCCCACCGCGCACGGCACTTTCGATAAAGCCGCGGCCCAAGGGCCGACCGCGGGCCTCTACGGTCCTGCGGACGACATCGAGCGGCGCGCCCGCTTCCAAAAGGCGTCCCGTGTAGATGGCGCCCTGGGCAACGGCCATGCCGACCGCCGACCTCCCGGCAAAGAGGCGAGAGGCCATCAGCGCTGCGGCCATATCGCTCGCCTGATCCAAAAAACCCGTGATGTGCAGTCTCAATTCGGGTGGCATGTCCTCTAAGCCGCAACTTTCGTGGTGCCGTTGGCCAACAGTGTCCATCCCGTCTTTTTTCAAATACAATGTAGCCTTTCTTTGTCGTCTTTCTTTTGTTGACGAGAGTCTTGCCGCCGCTGTTGTTGCTGTCTGTTGCATTCCTCGGCAGGGACGGTCGTCGCCGTGAGCCATCTACACCGCAAGACTCATTTCCCATTGGTCTTTTTTTAATTATTTCTTTTTTATTTACGTCGGTGGCGCCGTGCCTGGTGCAGATGCGCCGCCGGCAAGGGCCGTGATTTTTGGGCGGCGCCACAATAGCGCGCTGACCAATACAAACATGCAGCCTGCGCCAAGGAAAACGGTTGCGTTGGCGTCAGTTTATTTATGTGCGCCGACGGCGCCCGTGAAGGGAGACCGGGGCGGCTTGCCGCCTCTCGCCAACCAAAAACCGCAACAGCGCGACTAGCGCGTAAAAGAATGCATCGTTTTTAAATAACGATAATAATAATAATAATTTGATTCATCAAAAACAGACGCCTCGCGGCAGACCCAAAGGCATCAGCCGGCAAACTCGTATTTTTTTCTTGGGTGTTTGACGTCTTGCATGTGCGCTCCTTTTTGGGGTCTTGTGTTTTTTTGGTCGTGGGGCCTCTCTAGTTTGGTCTTTTTTGGGGGGGGTCTACCGGCGACCACGGCCTTTTTTGTAGGGGATACTATGATCGTACCAACAACAACAACAACACACCAAAAAAAAAGTGCCGTGTGTCTTGTGCGTGTCTCGCATGTATGCGAGCAGTGCCAGAGTACGGCCACCTACCGAGGTGGGAGAGCGACAGGCTTTTTATGGCGCCCTGTCTCTTCTCCCTCCCTTTACGCCATCCGGCTTTGTCTGGCGTTGACTTTTTTTTTAAAATTTCGTCCTCGCCGCGTGCAAAGATGCAGCCGCCAAAGTGTACAGAGGGAAAAAAAGAGACATCCTCTGCCGCCATGACGCCGGTCGCGCTGGCGCAACAGAAAAATACGTCGCGATGAGAGCAACGACGAGTCACACGTTGGCACTAGCCGCAACAGACTCGACGCACTAACCGCCCGAGCCCTGCTTATAGGCGAGTGTGCGACAACGATGCGCGCGGGTACAACATCCCAGACGCCGATTCGCGGCGTACCGTGGGCACTGTACGATCCTCTGCTTGCGTCGTTGCGAGGTAGTCACGTTGATGTCCCGAGACTGTTTTCCGGTCAGGCCTCGCCGCTGCCGCATGTGCGCCCTTATGCACCCGCACCACAGGCGCGCTCACCCGTGACACGACGCAGACTGGGGACGGCCGCGAGCACAGCACAGGCGTCGGCTGCTGGTGCATGGTGACAAAGACGGCGCTTGGAAAGAACTGACGACAATAGCATGATGTCGTCCCTGGCGAGCATCACTCAAGGACGCATGGAGCGACCCCATGCGTCGGAACCACAATACGAGGAGTCGGTGCCCATCGACGTGCAGTACCAAATCATGCGCCTGCTGGCAGAGGCAGCGCCCGAGGACGCGCTCCGACTGGCGGCGACTGGTCGCACACAGAGATCGCTCCTGCAGACTATACCGGCACGCGCGCTCGGCTTGCCCGCCGGATTCTCAACAATACGAGCCGACACTATGCACGCGAGGGCACCGGCATAGACTATGCGCGCTCTCTTGCGGCGCTGGGCGCGGACAGTGGACCGCAGGCCGTCGCGCTGGCGCAGGCTCTGTGTTTGATGCAGGCCTTTGCCCGGCTCCTGCTGCACAACAAGTGATACGAACTGTGGATCGTGCGCGGCGACCGCAGAGACTATCTGATGACCTTGCAACAGGCCGGCGACGTCGCACCAGACGTATCGATCCTCGACGCTTTTGGCGTCATCGATCCCACCGACGGGCATCCGATCGATCCGGCTCTGGTGCGCGACTGGTACTTGTGGATCATGTCGCAAGACGACAAGGACTTTACAGCGGCCGCTCGCGCCTCCCTACTCTGGACGCGCCTTCAAAGGGCTCTCGGAGGGGGTGGCCGCGGCGACTATCCACCCATGCTCATACCCAACGTACTTGCCGAAAGATTGGCGTCGGGCGACGTCATGGGCGTTGGGCCGGCGCGCCCCCTCGCCCTGCCTCTCACAGTGGTCGAAGACCTGCCCGGAGACAAACTGCTCGACATCTTTGATGCCCACGCAGGCGCGCTAATGGACGTCCAACTGACCGTCGACGACATTGAGCGGCAAAAGCGTCTCGACGATCCCGGCTCGCCTTTTGCCGCCGCGCTCGCCTCACCCCAGGCCGAAAGGGCGTTCAAGGCCTACTTGGACGACCAAGTCGCCGCGCACCACAGAGGCGCATGCCGCGATTTCGAGACTGCGACGGGCCTCTCGCTGCCGCCGTTCACCTCGCTGTTTGACGTCGACCTCTATGTGATGCGCAGGCGCAACTGGTTGTGGGGGATCGTGGCGTCGATGAGATCGCCCCGAATCGAGTCCCTTTTGGCGTCTGCGGGCGTGTGGCCACCGCCGCCGCGTGCCTAGACAACACAAGACGCGCCACATTGTAGCCCCCTGAAAAATGGACGACAGCAATGACACAAAAAGGGAGAGTGTACGATCGCTGATTTATTCCACGCCGTGTCATCGTGGCGGTGGTCGTGGTTGTTGGCCCTCTTTTGAGAGAGAAAAAGGCAAAGACAAAACATGGACCTTGCCTTTTGGCCCAGCGGCGCGTGTTGCTGCGCATCGCAAAGGCCAGTGCTCTTTTCGTCGTCGTCACCATCGCCGGCCTTTTGTACCTTGACCGCCACCAACAACATTGGCCTTTTTCTTTGTGTTGGGGGTTGCTCTTTGAGGGTCGAGAGCAACAGCACGGGTCTGTGTGGCCCAGCATGGCACCGGCCCGTCGACTTTTTGGACCTCGGCAATTTTTTTTCGTGCAGGCCTATCACGCCGGCGGCAGGCTTTTGCCAAGAAAAAAAAGAGGGTGGCGATCAAAGCGACAGGGCAAAAATAGAAAAAAAAGGACGGCCAGCCTGATCCAGTTTAAGATCTCTTTTTATTTAGAACTTTTTTTTTCGTATGCGTGCCACAGTGTTTACATTTCACAGGCGCCGCAGACACACACATATAGCCATCACTGCGGTCACACTTTTTGTCGGCAGCACAAATTCATCCTTTTTTTTTGGTGGCGTCGAGCGTCTATTGACATACATGTGAAAGACGACCGAAAAAATCGATTGCGCGCTCGGTAGGCCAGTGCCGCGGCATGAGGTGCTGGTCGCTGTGGATGTCGTCAAGAGTCTCGGCGCACGCCAGACAGGCGCACGGGTCGAGCGCAGACGGCGCGTGGTGCAGGACGGCCGATGTGCGTTTGCCGTTTTCCCACGTACTCTCGCGCCGCGATCCATCCGAGTAGACGACGAGGCCTATGCCATGCGGCGCGCCGTCGGCCCAGGACGCCTCGTATCGACGGCCATCGGGCAAAAGCAGTGTTCCAACTCCGTGGGGTTTGCCCTGGCGGCACTGGCCTGCATAGTGCGTGCCGTCCGCACACGTTGCGATCATGGCGTCCTCAAAGCGACCCCAGTGGATGGTGCCCATCGCACGGGCGCCGTCAATGTGCCGCATGGACACTGGACCATGAAATGCGGGTCCTCCTGCTCTGCCCGTCCACACGTACCCGCCAGATGTAGCCGTTATGTGGGCGCTCTGATTACGATCGGGCACGCATTCTATGCGCCAGTTGGCCGTCTCATACACGCCGTCGCCGCACCTGCGGCCGTCCTTCCATTCGCCATTGTGGCGGTCGCCGCGGCTGTATATCGTGGTACCCATACCGTGCCGCAGCCCGCGCTCCCACTGGCCCTCATAGCGCTCGACATACTTTAAATCGCACAGCAGAGTCGACCAATCTCGTTGGCGGGGGTCCCAGATCGGGTTGTGGCAAGGGGGATGAGGTTTTGGTTCTGGCCCTAGGTCCGAGTCGGGCTGGAGGTTGACCATGATCCCCCAGCCATGCGGTAAACCATGAACAAAATCGCCTGAATAGACGAGATTGTGTTGGCGTGCGGTGCCCACAGGGTCGCGCGTGTGGCCAAGGTCGACGGGCAACTGAGCGCGATAAAGCCAGCGCCAATCTTTTCCGCAGGCTAAAAAGCCCGTCGACTGTGGAGGTCCAAACCGTCGGGTGCAGAGGGCCTTCCACAAAAGGTCATCGGTCGCGATGCGGCAGAGTCGCTTTGACACGGGGGCGAGGTCGGCTACCGCGGATGGCGCTACAGTGACCAAGTGCGTCAGCACCTCGTCGGGCAGGTCGTCCATAGAGCGCATGGTTGATTGTGTCTTTTTTTTTCCTCCACTTGGCTCTTTTTGTTTGAGGGTCGCTTTGGTCTGATTGGATCAGGTTGCGCCAGCGCCCATTCGCAAACTGCCATTGGCCTTTTGGTCATGTTGTCATAAAAAATAGTTTGTTTATCGTTGGCCCTCTCATTTTGTTGGCACTGGCGGGGTGCAAGCCGTGCACGCCAACAAAATTGCCTTTTGGGTTGCACAGCGAAAAAAAAAGAGGTGGAGCCACGTCGATTCGCCCAAAGGCCGGCCGTCGACGTGATGCCTTTCCAAACCCACGCGACACCAAAAAAGAGTTGTCCTAAAAGGCCGGGCCGCCTCACACGGCTCTGGGCGGCGAGCGGCCGGCCGATTTTGGGCCAAAAGCCGAGGCAACTGCGCCATAATATAAACGAAAAATAGTGGAATCATTATGCAATATGTTTTTAGGTGGAAATTGTTTTGTTTTGACAATCACTCTTGTCGTCTCATGCGCACACACAAAAAAAAAGACACCACGCGCAAAAGGCACACCTACTGTCCAGGTGCCCGCCCTTTTTTGGTGGATGGACCGCAACAGATGGAATTTGGCCGACCAGAGGCCACTCTTGCAACTATGTGCACCTCCTTTTTAGATTTTTTTTGCCGTGATAGCGCATCACCGGGCCGCGCCAGAAAAAAGTTTATGGTGGCGAGAATGCTCCAACAAGATGATCCTACTTTTTTGTTTTATTTGTTTTCTTTTTTTTTGTTTTCCATATTATTTTTTGATTGGTCGGTCGACCAGCGGTGCGCTGCAATTTTTGCCTGTGGGGGGCGGCAGCGCGGTTGGCCCGCTCAGACACCCAGCGCAAAGAAAGGCGCGCCTTTGCAGCATGACCCAACCCAGAGCCCTCTGCTCGAAAGAATATCGCGAGGCACAACAAAAAGACCGGCAGGAAAAAAAAAGAGAGAGCAAAGTGATGGCGACCTTGGACAGCCTCCCCGACGAACTGATCCTCTACATGCTCGGCGTGAGCAAGTCTATAGACGTCGTGGGTCGCCTGGCGATGACGTCTCAGCGGTACTTTCTTCTCGCCGCCGACCGCGCCTTTTGGAAGCAAATGTGCCTGTTGCATTACGGCCCACCCCTACACGAGCACTTTGAGGCATCGGGCAAGGATTGGCGCTGGCTCTATCGGGCACAGTCACTAAAGGCACCGGCGGTTGGCTCCGGCGTGGGAGGCGTTATTATGCGTGGCCGCGTCTACTGGGGTGATACCGCGGATGGACTACCGCACGGCTATGGCCTTGGCCTCTGCCTGCCGTCGCGTCATAGAGTCCGCGGCGCTGCTGTTCGCAAGAGCCGCGACCCAAATGTTGTCATCGCGTCGTCCAATGTTGCTGTCAAGCCCCGGTATGAAGGCCAATGGCGCAACGGCTTGATGCACGGCTATGGCCGGCGCCTCTACAAAGACTATTCACAACACGAGGGCCTGTGGGAGGACGACCTGCCCCATGGTCCTGGATTGCGCATCGACTCGCGCGGATGGGATTATCGAGGCGACTGGTGCAGGGGTCAGCAACATGGCCACGGCGTGCGGACAGGGCGGACGACAGACACACATCAGACAGCCGAGCAGCAGCATGAGAGATGGATCTGCCGCCCCATGTTTCTGTGGGCGAACGATCGCACCTACAATGGAGGTATTGCCGACGGCAAGCCACATGGTTACGGCGTCTGCGCCTGGCCCGACGGCGAGCACTACACGGGCGAATACTACGCCGGCAACAGGCACGGCTACGGCACCCATGTTCGGCCCACCGGCGAGCGGTATGAGGGCGAATACCGCGATGGCTATAGACACGGCTATGGCGTCTTCACCTCGCCCAGTGGCGAGTGCTACAAGGGCGAATGGGTCGACGACAAGGCGCGCGGCCATGGCGTCTACATCTGGCCCGACGGTGCATGCCACAGGGGTGAATGGTACGACAGCAAAAGATGCGGCTATGGCGTCTCCACCTGGTCCAGCGGTAGCCGACACGAGGGCGAATGGCTTGACGACAAGAGGCACGGCCATGGCGTCTACGTCTGGCCCACTGGTTGCCGATACGAGGGCGAATGGCTCGACGACAAGAGGCACGGCCATGGCGTGTCGACCTGGACGGCCGCTGGTCGCCATAAACACCAACAACTGCGTGGTTGCGACAGCCCCATGGACCCGCGCACATCTGTAGACGCGCAGCAACATAACGGTATTTGGCACAACAACCGAGCGCACGGTCCAGGCGACCTGACCTACACTGACGGATCGGCGCTGCGTGGAGTGTGGTGCGATAGCATGCTCACCGAGGCCAAGGTGGCGCGTCATTGCCCAGAATCGTGCACGGGCGACATGTGCACATGCGCCGCAGGCCGTGCTGCAGTCATTGCTTCACATGTCTCGGTCCCACCATGACCTATATGTTTGCTATGTTTCCCTCCTCAACGACCAAAAAAACAAGGATAACATCTACTGTCTTTTTCTAAACCTTTTTCAACGACGACCCCTTTTGTGTCACCGCCACGACCCTCGATGGTGTAGGTCCGACACAAGGACTGTGCATGATTGCACAGCGCGCCGCGACAAGTTGTGTGATCTTACACATGCACACGCACACAAAACAACAAGGTTGACCGTCATGCCTCATGCTATTGACCAGGGGCTAGCGGAGGAGGCAATCCCATACACACGAGACCCCAACTCGCCAGCGCTGCTCCTCTTACGCTACAAATAAACTAGACCTTTCAAAAAATGGCGACTGTCACCTTGCACTTGGACCTCTCGACGAAAATAGTCTTTTGCATTTTGGCGTTGGCAGTGCAGATGTGCGAGCCGGATAAAGGCGGCCTAGCCTGGTCGGGTAGTCGGTCAGTCGCCGAGGCCGGCAGCACGATATTTCGAGCGGGATTCATTTTTGTTGGCAACTGAATACCATCTTTTTTTTGCAAGCGCCGGGCCACCAACGAATAGCAAGATTTTTTTCCTTTTTTTTTACTATGCAAACAGACCATTGGGTGTCGACAGTCTGCAACCGAGAGGACCGCATTTGAAAAAGAGTATTGCCCCTTGAACCCCAGGCATACCTCTGACAAAAAAAGTTAGAAAAGCAAAAGCAAAAACAAAAAGACGAAAAGGAGCACATGGCGACGTTGGACAGCCTCCCCAATGAACTGGTCCTCTACCTGTTCTACGTGACCGAGTCGCCAGACGTCATCGGGCGCCTGGCGGCGACCTCCCATCGCTACCTTTGTCTCGCCCACGACGACATCCTGTGGAAGCGTCTGGGCCTGTTGCACTTTGGTCCGTCGCTCCACCAACATTTCGAAGCGTCGGGCAAGACCTGGCGATGGCTCTACCAGGCACAGTCGAGGGTGCCTCGACCGGTCGGTGCCGACGTAGGGGGCGTTGTGGCGCGCGGCCGCATCTATTGGGGGGACACCATGGACGGACTACCGCATGGGTACGGCCTTGGACTCTGCCTGCCGACGCACCATCGGGTGCCTGGCACCGCGCTTCGCCTGCGTCGCCGCCCGACTGCTCCCGAGGCGGCGCTCGTCGACGAACCCCGCTACGAGGGCCAATGGCAGGCCGGGTTGATGCATGGGTTTGGCCGACGCGTCTACAAGAATGGCTCACGTCACGAGGGGATGTGGGAGGACGATCTGCCCCATGGTCCCGGATCGCGTATCGACTCGGTGGCAGGGTGGAACCACGAGGGCTCCTGGCACAAGGGGAAGCGATGCGGCCACGGCACGCAGACCGACCATGCAACCGGGCAAGTGCATGTCGGCATGTGGGCGGGTGATTGCCTTGTCGGCTACAAGGAGGTGACCTATCCCAACGGCGCGTCGTACAAGGGCGACTTTGCCAACGGCAAAAGTCACGGCCGCGGCACCTATGTCTGGCCCGATGGAGAGCGCTACGAGGGTGACTTTTTTGATGGCAATAGGCATGGTCACGGCATCAATGTCTCGCCGAATGGTTATCGCCACGAGGGCAAATACCACAACGACAAGGCGCATGGTCACGGCGTCGGTGTTTGGCCCAACGGTGAGCGCTTTGAGGGCGACTTTGCCAATGGCAAATGTCACGGCCGTGGCACTTTTGCCTGGCCCAACGGCGAGCGCTTTGAGGGCGAGTTTTTCAATGGCGTGAGACACGGCCATGGTATCACCGTCTGTCCCGACGATTATCGCTACGAGGGCGAGTACCAAGACGACATGATGCATGGTCACGGCGTTGCGGTCTGGCCCAACGGCGAGCGCTTCGAGGGCGAGTACCGCGACGGCAATAGAAACGGCTACGGCGTCACCGTCTGGGCTGATGGTGAGCGCCACGCGGGCCACTACCGCGACGGCAAGAGGCACGGCCACGGCGTCACGACGTGGCCCGATGGCAACCGATACGAGGGCCAATTTGACAATGACAAGCGGCACGGCGACGGCGTCTTTACCTGGGCAGACGGCAACCGCTACATGGGCACGTGGCAAGACGGCCACCGGCACGGCTACGGCGTGTCAACGTGGACGGCGGCAGGCCGCGAAGAGCACCAACGGCAAGATGGCGTTGGTCCAATCGATAAGCGCGCGTGCATCGACTGTCTCCAACACATGGGCGGCTGGGTTGAGGGCCATGCCGACGGCGACGCCGAATCGACCTATGTCGACGGTTCGATAATGCGCGGATTGTGGCGTGCCGGCGCGCTCATCGCAGCCCATGTGGTAGATCACGGCGTAAGATCGTGCGCAGATGGATCATGTGCATGCGCCGCGGGGCGCGCCGCCGCCATTGCCTCTGCCGAGACTTGTGGCGACTCGACAGTATCATGACCGCACGCTTTTACCGGCCCCGAGGCACGCGCTTTCAATTGCGTCCCGTGCAATAAACAAAAATAAAATTTATTGCTCACGTCAGACGCTTTTTCATCATCTGCTCGGTTGTCGACGATCCGCCAAACCCCGCCGTGGCCGAGCGACAACACAGGCCGCCAGAGAGATAGACAAGAAAAGCAGGCGACGGTCAGAGGCCTGGCGGACCGCGACATTGGCCATTCCCCCTATGAACCTTTTTTTTTGGAAAAACATTTGTTGGAGCACGCTGTCGGGCCAGCGGCCGTGGCGCCAGGTTTGCCCCTTCTGAATTCATTTTTTTGCAAAAGGTCGCTTGCCGCAGTGTCTTGTCAGCGCTATTTCTTGCCGTCTTTTTTTATTTGCGCGGTGAGTTTTTGGAACTCGCCGCTGGTGCAAGGTCTTTCGGGCGACGGCCATGCAAAAACTCGGCGGGGGGGGGTCTGTGTAGACCAACAGACATTATGCTGCCGGTCCTCTGGTTTGGGACGAGAGATCCGGGCCATTTGCATTCCGCGCAAAAAGTATGGCGGCGCATGTATCCCTGGCGACCGTGCAAAAAAAGATAAAAAAAGGCCACGCAGACAGCCCAATGCCTGCTTATGGTTAGTCGGCCGGCGGTCGGCCAAGGCTCTTGTCGCGTGTTGTGTTTTTTATTTTTTCTTGGAATTTATTTTTTATCAAGGCAGGAACAGTCTGGGAGGTGGGTCAGCGTGGAGCGACCACATGCGACTGCATACTCGACCTGCGGAAAGTGGCCGTCGTGCAGGTCAACCGGCGTTGAGATCGCGGCGGCCGCGACGCACGGGGGCATGTTGAGAACACCATCATGGCAACAAACAACAGCCACCACGATCGCCAAGGATGGGTCTGGCGGGTCGTCTCTTGCGGAGCACGCCATCAGGGTGCTCCACCATGGTTGTCCGTCCAAAAGCGGAGCCGACGGACAAGGTGCCCAGATGAGCCGGAACGAGTCGGCGTGTCTTGCCTTTATCCATAGGTGAACGTGCATGGGCGAGCGCCGTCGCATGTGCGCCACCATGCAGGCCAGCCGAAAAGGCGTCACAACGTGCTCCAGCGCAACTACAGCCTCTGACCTGTCATGCGGAAGATCCTTGAGAATGTGTTCAGGGTCTGGTTCATAAAGGCTGGTGTCGACCAGGTGCGCGCTGATGGCGATGGTCGTCGAACGGATCGCATGTGCCAAGGCTTTGCGCGATCCAGTACCGGTAAGCGTCGTCGCCCCTAAGCCGGCCATGCGCGCGACGATCGGCTTCCAGAGGGCGTCGTCATCGCACAGCCGATAAAATTGGCGGCACACGCTGCCAATGCGCGCCAGCGATCCCGGACGCCCCGTGCACATGGCGATGACGGCGAGAAGGATCTCATCTGGCAGCGCCAGTAGGCCTGTGCGCGGCACATCGACGATTGCATGAGTTGTTGTTGTTGCCATTGTGTGCGCGTGCAGGCGCCGTGCTGTTGGTTGTGGCGGCGATAAAAATACGACAATGTCCCATCTTTTTTTTTTGCATTTGGCGTGTTGACAGAGCCGGCCCCAAAGGTCCCATTGTGGCAATTGGTCGATGCTGGAGAGCGGCAAGAAAACACAGCGAGCCCACAGTCGAAAAAAAAAGTCACTTTCGTGGGACCAAAGCCACATGCAGGCTCACGCCGACGATGTACGTGCGTGCGGGCGACAAAACAAGCCCATGTGGTTTTCTATGCTGCCCGATGAAATTGTCGTGGCCATCCTCTTGGCGCTGGGCGACGATCCGCGCAGCCTGGCGTCGTGGGGCCGCACATGCAAAAGGCATGCGGCCATCGCCCAAGACCCAGCGCTATGGCGCAGTATGTGCGCGATCCGCTTCCCGATACCGCTCCACGAGCGCTTTGCCGACTTTGATAAAGACCATCGGTGGGTCTACCGGGCGCACCGCCTCGACGTGCGACATGGTGGTTCGGGACCGAGCGCCCGCGTCATCTGTCCGCAGAGCGACTGCATTCGCCACGCCGACATCGTCCGCCAGTGGTTTTATTGTGGCGATTTTCGCGACGGCCACGCTTCAGGCTACGGCACGGGTCTGCCCATGGATACGACCAAGCCGATCACCTCGATCAACTGCGCCATGGACCTCGCGCTCAGCCAGGGCAAATACGAGGGCATGTGGGACAATAACGTGCCCCATGGCGCTGGCGTCCGCGTCTACCCCAGCGGTGCCTGCTACACAGGCTCCTGGACTTGTGGACAAAGATGTGGACACGGCGTGATGATATGGGCCGACGGTTCCGTCTATGATGGTGAATGGGCCGAGGGCAAGAGGCACGGTAAAGGTACTTTTACCGTGCCCGGCATTTGGAGGTATCACGGTGAGTGGAAAGACGACACGATCCACGGATATGGCACTTATGCCCACGAGGACGGACGCACATATGATGGCGACTGGGTCAATGGCAAGAAGCACGGCCGCGGGATCTTTACCGTGCCCGCCAGTTTGGCGGCCCACGGCCAGCGGAAAGACATGGTGCGCCACGAGCACGGAATCTGTACCAGCGCGATTGGGGCCGTCCATGACGGCGAATGGAAGGACGACAGGACCCACGGCCGTGGAATTCGCATCGAGGCCGACGGAACCACCTACGATGGCGAGTGGAATGTTGACGCATTCAACGGCCACGCCGTCATCATCGAAAGTGACGGCAAGCGCTACGAGGGCGGCTGGACAATACACAGCGACGGACCCAATAATTCAAAATCCTATGGCCGCGGCGTGTGCACATACCCCGATGGCTCTGTCATCGACGGCATGTGGGACGGGATACAGTGCTTGTCGTGTGTTGGGATCACACACGCGCCACGGGACGACCCAGGCGGATGCGCATCCGATCCATGCATGGCATGCCGTGCCCTAGACCAAGACGCGTCCTCTCCTGCTGTGACTGAATAATCTTTTGCCTCGTCTTTTTTTTGACGTCTGTCTTTTTTTACCAAGAACTCGTGTTTCTTTTTTCTTTTCGTCCGTCATTGCCTTTTGGTCGGTCCACAGAGGCGGCGCGAGCCACGCACCAACCAACAAAAAAAAAGAAAAGAGTGCAATGTAGCGCACAAAAGAATAGTGTTTGTCGTTGTTGGCCACGGCGCTCTGTGAGATTTTTTATAGAGGAACAAAAAAAGAAGACCAATCGTAGCCAAGGCAGCGCGACACAAAAACAATTGAGGCGCGCCACCGCCAAGGCGGCAGCACACGAGCGAGCGCGTCGGGACGGTTTTCGTCGCAGGAATGACGACCATGGAGGATTTGCCGACAGAGGTGCTGTGGACGATCCTCGACTACACCGGCGACGCGCCACAGGTGCCCTTTGTGTGCCGACAATAGAAACGGTTGGCCCGTGCGATCGCCGACGCCTCACCTGCCCCACCCTTGTGCGAGGGCGGAGAAGCGGCACCGCCCAGGCGATTTTGCGGTGGACATGAGTGTGCGAGTGCCATGGCCGCGGCCGGCCACCTCGACTTGCTCAAATGGGCGCATGGCAACGGGTGCCCATGGGACGAGTCGACGTGCTCTGCCGCGGCGAAAGGTGGCCACCTGCATGTGCTCGTATGGGCGCGCGAGCGCGGTTGCCCGTGGGACAAACGAACCTGCGAAGGAGCCGCCTCTGCGGGCCACCTGCGCGTGCTCAAGTGGGCACGTGCAAACGGATGCCCCTGGGGCAAGGGTGCCTGCGCCGAGGCCGCCTACTGTGGACGCCTCGGCATGCTCCAGTGGCTCAGGGCCAACGGCTGTCCATGGGGCCGGTCGACATTGTCCGCGGCCGCCATGGTAGGGCGCACAGACATTTTCAAGTGGGCGCGCACCAACGGCTGCCCCTGGGACCAAGGGGTGCTGTTCAACGCGGCGGTCGGTGGCCACGTCGACACCCTCTCTTGGGCGCTCGACAATGGATGCCCGTGGGATGCGGATGTGCCTTGGGCGGCCGTCAATTTTGGGCATCTCGACACAGTGAAATGGTTGCACGCCACCGGGCGCATGGAGGACATTGAAAGGTGGATCGACTCTACCGAATGTGATTCCAACGATAGAGTCAAGGCTGTGTACCGATGGCTCAATCAGTGCGAGCGAAACAACTGCTAGTTCCTTGAGGCGGCAACTCGGGCATGATGTGTCAACTCATCGTCGCCTATGGTGGTGTAAATCTTTTGGAATACTCGCACAGTAGACATGCGGCCTTGGTTGGGACAAGAGGCCCGTACACGATCTCTTCAATGTCGGGTCCCGTGAGTGCCACTGGTTCCTTCTTGGCGGGGTGTCGGTGGCGTCGCCAGGACCTTGTCCTCTCATTGTTCATTGGAGCGTGTCGCCAGTATGGCGCTGCCGCGCACTTGTTGTTGTTGTTCTCTGCAACGGTACAATGTCGTCTGTTAGGGCACCCTCGCAGACATAAAAAAACTTGTTGACGAGCCAGAGGTTTGCGCGACCACAAAAAAGGCACAATCTCGCCGCCGCCGAAAAAAAAAGTGCAATGCGCACGACCAGTGAGTGTATTTTTTTTCGATCACCGAGATTGCGTTGGCCCTTTTTTTCACTTGGGCCGGGTGAAGACAGGATTCTTGCGTGCCGGCGACGACGGGTTTGTCCCAGGTCGTGGGCTTCTTTGCTGTACGGTCTGGGACCGCGCGCGCCCCGCGTCAGCGGCGATGGGGTCGTCGTCGTGATCTAGCAACCGATCTTTGTGCCACTGGCCCACGTAGCGAGTGCCATCATGCGCAATGATCGCACCGCGACCGTGCTGCTTGTCCCACTCCCACTCGCCCTCGTAGACATCGCCATTGGCAAATGTGTGCACTCCGTGGCCATGGCGCATGCCAACTTTCCAAGTGCCGTCGTACCGTGAGCCGTCGGCATAGACACGGGTGCCGTGTCCCGACGCCGCATTAAAAGACCACGTGCCGACATGCACGCTGCCGTCGGCAAATGTGCGCACGCCTCGCCCGTGCATGTAGCCGCGCATCCATTTACCCTCGTACCGCTGCACGCCATAGTGTCCGGCGCAATAGCCGTGAGGGCGGCCTCCCTCGTCAGTGTCGCCCGCGCAGGACCACACGTTGGGGGCGCGCGCAGCGACCGCCCGGCTTTGCGAGCAGACCTTGAACATCCAGACCCAGGCCTTGCCGAATTCGGCAAAGCGTGCGTGGGTGAGCGGGTGGCGGTGCTGCTGGAAAAAAAGCGCCACAGCGAGTCGTCGAGAGAGATCTCGCGCATGCGGCGCGACGCCGCGCCAAACCGCACGATGTCGACTGGTTTCGTCATACGCGCCAGCACGGCCAGGACGAGTTCGTCGGGCAAGCGACTGAATGCGTCATCGGTCCGCGGGTCGCATGTCGGACCTCGATCGGGATCTGGACCGCCGGCCCCTGTTGTTTTGTTTGCGTGACATCACTTTATTCCTTCAAAAAAAAGAGAGAGAAATCCACCCGACCACCAAAGCATACAGCCTAGGACGACTTTTGCGCATCCGGCCATGCCCACAAGGAAACCGCTTGCGTTGCGTCGCCGCCGGCGGATTTTCTCCACGCGCCTCCCTCTCGCCTTTGCCGTCGGCGCTTGATACCACCCAGGGAAAAAAAGACCGGTCGCACAGTCGCCAAACTCTCAAGGGAGCGGGCAGAATACAGTCTTAAAAGAGGTCAAAGGGACGTCCCAAAAAAGCGGCTATAGCGTGTTGTTTTGCCTGCTTGGGAATGCGCAGCGCCAGGCATGCCTCGTACCCCATACGTCTACAACTTTTTTTTTGATGAAATACTTTTTTGCCTCGATCTGAAAGAAAAGAGACAAAAAGGGGAGGGAAAAAAAGGACAGTCTTATGGGGGCGCATGCGGATGGGTCAACTCGGCGTCACAAAGCCCCAGCCCCACATGCCCACCAAATAGGCGATCATGGGGACATGTGCGCCATCGAGGGCCACGCACACGAGCCACTGTTTGCACTGGCGTCGACATTGTCTGCACACTGTTTTCGCTGGGTCCACATTGTCGAGACCAGATTCAAACGGCTCTGGGGTCGGTTTGGTGTCGATCGGCGGCGGCCCCTGTCTGTCTCGGCCAGATGTCGCGCAGTCAACGGGCCACAGTCGATGTCCATAGGCCGCTGCCAACAACCTGACGCTTTCGCATGTGCCCCCATGCACCAGCCGCGCCAGCGCGTGCATGGGATCGACGTCATGATTCGAAAAGAGTTGCACGACCTCGGCGTGTTGGGCCTCGGCCGCCGTGCGAAGCGCGACCATGTAGGCCGACGATCGCGGCCGCTTTCGTAGGAAAAAACGCACGACCTTGGCATGGCCCATGCACGACGCTCCTGCGACAGCGTCGGCAAACAAGTCGTCCTCGTGGTTGTCGCCGTCATAGAGCATGGCCACGGTGCGCTTCATCCCCGATGTGGCAGCGTTGACCATGGCCGTGCGCGCAGCGGCACGTCCAAACATGTCCGAGGGACAGCGCTGCAAGAGTGCTACAGCGGCGCGGTCACTGCCCTTGTCGATGGCAGTGTGGAGCGCATGCACGACGCTGCGGTTTGAGCAGCGGTGCGCGATCGCGTCAACGATGGCGCGACTGTCGCCTTTTGCTGCATCCAAAAGCACGTCGTCGAGAGGAGGATACATACAGCAACGCTCCACGAGCATGAGAGCCGCCTCTGTGTTGCCGTGTCGTGCGGCTTCACACGCAGCACCGCGGATTGCCGATGCGTCCGTGCACCGCGACAGGAGGAGCGAGATGACGTCGGCGCGGCCACGTCGGGCCGCCCCGGCAATGGCGTCGGCAACGTGAGGCTGCGACACGAGATGAGCATGCAGTTTGGCAATGACGTCCATATTGCGCACAGGCAGGGCGTACACGGCCACGAGTGCAGGATCGACCGCTTTGGCGGCAAAGAACAGGGCGACATCGGTGCGGCCGGCCTCTAGAGCCGCCTTGACAGCCTCGACGGACATGCATTCCGAGTGGTGGCGCCATACGGTTTGGACCACGGCCAGATCACCCCGCTTGGCCGTCACAGTCATGACCGACACTGGCCAAGGGTCCTTGATCTCGGTTGCGAGAAAGTGCACCATGTCGACAGACGCACACCGAACAGGCTCGTTGACGTCCTCGACGGTGAAATCCACCAGTGTGCTGATGAACCGTGCCATGTCGACACTTTCGCTGCGGATCGCAGCGGCGCGCGCCTTGCCATCCAGGTTACGGATCCGATCGAAGAAGAGCGACGCGACATTGACGTTGCCCGAGCCGATGGCGCCTAGGATGTCGTCATCGGTAAAGCGATGCTTGCCATCAAGCCACAGGCGCACGCCGCCGGCAATGCCCCGTGCGCACAGGACCGCGGGGTCCCTCGCCGTCCAGTGGGGCACCTTGCGCTTGCGCTCGACCTGGGCGTCGTCGTACAGGTTAAAGCACGGATGGGTCAGACGCAGGGCGCAAAAGGTTGCGTCGTCGACGATGTCAAGAATGCACAGCACGAGTTCGTCTGGCAGGTCGACAATGCACGAGACCTCCATCTGTCGCAGTCGCCTTGATATTGTTTTTTTTGATTCTGCTCCACTAGACTGTTGATCTCGGCGTTGGAATCTCTTTTCGCCGGCACTGGCAAAGTCGCCCCGTCGGCTGCAGCCTCGTATGTGTGACTGGTCCTCTTTTGTTGGTCCCCGAAAGAGTGAAAAATCTCTCCCACGAATGGCCATTGCCACGAAAAAAAAAGTCAGTACCCCCGTCCTTTTTTTCCCCTTTTTTCCTTGGCGCCAGCAGCGCGAGTTGGTGCAAGGCATACGACACGGTTTTTTGGCGGGCGCCGGGCCGGGTGGTTGGAGAAAAAACAAAGGTTTATTTTTTGGCAGCAGCAACAGGGCAACGGCATCGGGCGCACGCACACGGATCGGGGTAGGGTCCCATCAATAGGGGCGCCGTAAAGATGGCATGGGCGTCGCGCACGCACAGTCCCGGCACATTGTCGACGAGCCATGCAATGGCGCCCACGAGCCGATACCAACGAGTCCCGAGTCAAGGACGGTCTGTATGTCGGCGGGCGTATAATGGTCGGCCAACAGCGAGATCATGTCGGCATCGTACCGGCTTAGACAGCGGGCGAGCACCGCAAGATCACAGCGTCCGCCGTTGGACACCACCACGCGAGCAGCGTACGCCGAACCGCTGTCAACAGCCATTTCTAGCGCGTCCCAGGTGCCAAAGGGCGCGATTCCGGCTTTGTGGAGGAGCAGCGGTATGACGATGCCGTGTCGCGCAAGTGCGGCCTTGGCCACGCCCACCGAGAGATCACGCCTATCGACGCGCCTGGTGAGGAGCCACTCCATGATCGGTTCGGGTTGGTCACCGCTAATGGCCGCATAGGCAATGTAGCGCGCGCTCCACGAGGCGATGGGCCTGCCGTTGTGGGCACGCGCCGCCCACTCGATTATGCGCAGGTGACCGGCCCGCGCTGCCGCCCCTAGAACCTCGATCGACACCTCGTAATGACGTTCTTTGTAGAGCCAGGCAAGGATGTCGACGTGGCCCTTTGACGCCGCCGTCGAGACCGCTGCTGTCAAAAGCGCAAGGGGAGTGTCATGCGCCGGTCGGTGCTCGGCGAGTTGCTTTGCCACAGCAAGGGCTCCTGCCTCGATAGCGCGCACAAACAAGGAGCGGCTCCCGCACTTTGCCTTGTGGCAGCCGACACGGCGCAGCGTCGCCAGCGCAATGGGCAGGTCAAATTCGAGTATCCGTGGCAGCACAGACTCGTCACAATGGCACGAACCGCCCCAAGCCCAATGGACGCAGTGATTGTGAAGTTTGCATGCCAGGGCCGTGTGCGACCCTAGGAGTGCCTCCATGAGCGCCTCGGCGCGTTGTCGGAGAGATATCACCACGGACGTAAAAGAAACAGAGGCAATGTCGTCGGCAACGTCGATATGGCCACGGTGTATCAACGTCGGCAAAATAGTGCCCACGGTATTGGACACAGGACCGTGGACAAATAGTTCGCGTCCCACATGCCGATACACGTCGAGACGGCCGCCGAGGGCCGACGCCGCGGCCAACTCTGTCGAAGGTTTAACTTGACGGCAGGCAAAGAGAGGCTCGATGACGGTGAGCGGCGCGCCGGCCTTGAGAACGTCCTCTGTGGAAGTGTGTTCTGTCTCGATAGCCTCTAGGTGGCGATCCTTTGTTGGCAGGCCGGTGGCGATGGACCACGCCCCCATGTCTCGGAGGCGTTCGATCGAATCGGTTATCTCGTCCAAAATCTCGCGTGGCATCGTTGCAAGGCCCGCCACGTCGATGTAGATGTCAGCGACGACGGTCTCGGCGTGCGCTTCTTTTTTCTTCTTGGCCAGGCGACGCTTTCGGCGCTGCCACCGTGTCGTGCCGCTTGCCATAGTAGTGTGTGACATTTTTTCTACTTTTTGCTTTTTTGATTCCTTCCTTTTTTTACAAATGTGTATGTGGGTTGGTCGTGCTTTGGTGCGATAACAAAAAAACAGGCGCAACAACAACGATACAACCAAAAGTATTCACGGCGGCCTATTGTGCCCGCGTGCAATAAAAAAAGGGGGCCAATCCAAAGCCAACGACGGGACAATAAGTTCGGCACACTCGGCGATTACAAAGATTTATATTGGCTGGCAAATTACAGAGTGTTGGTCTCTTATTGTCAAGTTGCTGGAGGCCTAGTTTTTGTCGGCCTGTATTATCGGTCCGCGCTGGATCGCAAAAAACCTTGCAGTGGCGGTGAAATTGACGACACTCGCTTGCGTCTTGCCCGGAGCCAAGAGTGTGCCCAACGCGGCCGCTTGCATTTTTATTGTTGTCTGCCGCTGCGCACGTATATCTAGTGCAGGTCGCCACATAGACCCCCTCCCTACGTCTGAAAATAACACCGAGTTGAAATCGATTGTATGCCCAAATTTTATTCCTCGGCCTGGGCGAGCGGCGACCAAAACAAGCGGCGCCAGCAGATTGTATAGTGATCCAAAGTGCCCACACATTGCGCGTGAATATGTTCCACAATCGGACACGGCGCATTGCTGTCGAGGGATGCGCATGCACCAGAGCGATGCTCGACCCAGCCGCCGATGACGCGCCGCGCACTGGCGCCCACCATAGGCACGACGTCGACGGAAGAGTGAACAAGCAGACGCACTGCATGGTCCAAATCATCCACGGCGCCAAGGAGGCCCGCGTGCCGGCCACGTCTATGTGTCCACTTGTGCGCATCGGCAACAATTTGTCCGAGCGCCGTGTCGATGGCGCACAGGGCCGTCGGTCGGTCGCTGGCCAAGTAGTCTAGAAATGTCAACCGTGTTTCGATCGGGGCCGACGCCTCCGGGTGCAAAAGGGGACAGTTGGCCTCGGTGAGGCCATTTCTATCGCTGTGGGAGCGCAAGGACGCTGTGAGGGCTGATTCGGTATAGAGCCACTGAAAGACGGCCGTGTCTTGCATGGTCACGACCAACCATGACCGCGAAAGGGCGTCGACGATGTGGCAAGGGTTGATTCGAGGTCCGTGGCGTGCCAACTCGGTGTCCATCCAACGCAATCGAGGCCAGCCGCGCTTGCAGGCCGCATTGAACAGACAAAGGGCGTCGGCCTCGGACAAGGGTCTCTGCATTGTCCACAGGACAGAGACGGCACGCACAGCGTCGTCTTGGCAATGACTGTTCAGGGCCGCCAACGTCGTGTAGAAGGGGTCTGACGTGTCTCCTTGCAAGGGGCGGTAGCCATCTGATGCGGGGGAAAGGACGCGTCTATGGTACGGTCCATGGTCCTTGGCAAAGAGCGTCTCGCCGTGTGGGCATGTGTAGGCCTTGTCGGGTTCGACGGTGGCCAACGGATGGTGGTCGAGGTAGCGTGCAATCTGTTGAGCAGACCCATGGCGCAGGATCGTCCTCGTAAGACCGACGTGGGGCGGCGCGCGCATGACACGATAGTAGGGACGGGGGCGCGCAATGGCATAGTCGATGAGCACATTATGACCGCTGGCGATCATCGTGGCCGACGCCTCGTCGGCGTTGGCCCCCAATGACCGGCACCATGACTCGATGGCACGCACATTTTCGTCATGCCATGCGTTGGTGCGGGCCGCCAGCCAGCGGCTTATCACCGGTGCAACGATCATACGACCCTTGGCCACGGCCGTACAAAAAGCGGTGCTGTTCAGTGTTTGACGAGAAGCATTGCTGACAAGGCCGCTGGACGCAAGGCTTTCAATCGACTCGGACGGCATGCGCTCGCAAATGTCTAGCCAGAGACGGCAGACGGGCCGTGCGCAGAACCGCCACCCGGTGCCGAGGGACGGACCGAGGATGAGCGAAAGAATCTCGGGCGGAAGGTCGCTGATGGTTGTATTGGCATCCATGTTTATCGCTGTTGTCGTCTTTTTCACATCCTTCTCTTTTTTTGTATGCAAATGACACCGATGCTTGTGCTCTGGTTGAGCGATCCGATTTTGTGGTCGGTGGTCGCTGCGCGGGGCACACGCCGCGCTGTTGAGATTTGCGCCGTTTTTTTGTGTGTATGTACTGTGCCAATGGCGATGGAGCGCAGCAAAAAAAAAGAGACGGCGCACCCAGCACGACTCCATCTTTTTGGCTGTTGTCTCTCGCCTTGACTTTGGCTCTGTTGCATGATCACGGCGTGGACCGCGCGCTTTCAAAGCCTCTGCCCTGTGGTTCAACAGAGGATTTGGAGGAAAAGGCACATGGACGGCCGAGAAACATGGGCCTCCTTCTCCTCATTGCCCCCGTTTATGTGGGGCTTTCTACACCGACACGCACTGCCGGCAGATAGAGACTTTCGACACCGGCAATATGCCAATGTGGTGCGCCGACCCGCTGTCGACCGCCGGCCGTCGCCGAGATGCCGTGGCAAGAGTTGCGCACCAGAGGACCCCGACAGGTCATTTGACGATGACGCACGGGGACTGTCGCTCTCTGCGCTGCCGCGCGAAATCCTCGACATGATCACAGCCTCGATCGACCATATCCGAGACTTGGGGGCGTGGTTCATCGCCACAGGCCTACCTGCAAAGGGCCACCATTTGAGGACAATCGTGCGACACGGCGTCGGCATCTGCTCGGTTTTGTCTGCCGGTGCACCCCTCGATCTTATCAAAGAACTCGCGGCCGCGGAGCCCACGGGGCCACTGTCGGACCTCGTGATTCCGGCGACCATCGGAGGCCGTGTTGACGTGTTTGACGATGTCATGCGGCGCTGGCTACACGTGGTCGATACTGGATACACGCGTCGGGGGCGTGGCTGGGGTGTGCACATGGGCTCGATGGACGACACGGTTACCAATGCCCTCGTGACTGCGGCCAATCTCGGTCACGCGCAGATCATCAACACAATCGCCTACAACTATAACACATTTGGCTGGACACTGCCCAGAGGCGCGTGCAACAAGGCCATGGAGGTGGCGATTGCGCGCGGCCACTGGGCAAGTCTCGCGAGCCTCTCTATCGCATGCCCGGCCGATTGCATCCGGTCGCTTGTTCCTTGGGCGATTCTCCACGACGCACCGCGGGCCATCAAAATTGTCGTCCTTGAGATGACATCGCATGAGAGGGGCTCACTCTTTCAGTGTGCCATGGACACTGGCGCCTGGCGTATCGCCCACTGGCTTGCTTCGACCGACCACACATGGTAGGTCGCTTTGCAGCAGAGACCCGCCACAACCACTTGGAAACTCTTGGTGTTTTTTTGATTGCTCTCACACAGAGAAAAAAACAGACCTATTTGCGATCGCACCCGTAAGAGAAATGGCATCATTTTTTTGGATTCTTTTGGTTGCCTTTCGTCCTCTGGATTTCCCTGATGGCGGCAGCGACGCGCTTGCCGTGCACGCGATGGCGCTGATTCAAATTAGAGGCCGCACGGTAATGGCGCCGCAGTCGACCAATCGACCCCCCCCCATTGAAAATTGTCCTGTCTAAATGCGCCAAAAATCAAAAAATCTGGGCGCGGCGGCACTCAGGACAAACCGAGCGCGCCTTTTTGCTGCCGCCAAAAGTCTGCCTATGGCATTTTTTTGGCGTCTCTGGGTTTGTGTGTTTTTCGTGTTGGCGACCCTGAAAAGAGTCCCAAGACAGTCGACGCTCCATGTGGTGAAAAGCCCAAACCGCGGGCCGTGCACCTCCTCGGCAGTTTTGCACCCCTCCCCCCCCCCCCCCAAAGAAAAACACTATTGTTGTGCATACAGACGCGCGCGTGACCATGCAAGATGGCTCAGACGCCGCCATTTGCGACGAGCCTACTCCAGTGTTTGGCACTGATGCCAACGGCGAGTCGGCCGAGAGCATCAACAATGCTCTCCCCATCGAGATCATCCATATGGTGCTGACGCGCCACCTCGACGACCGATACGATTGGGTGTATGCCCGGACAGTGTGCACCCTTTGGGCCTCTCTCTTGCCCATCGTAAAGGGGAATGTCTGGTACGACAATGGGTTTTTTGCCAGCAAGGCAGCGGCAGAGGGTCACCTCTCCCTGCTGCAGTGGGCGCGAGCCCAGGGCATCCCATGGAACTGCTTTGCGTGCTCGTGCGCGGCTGCGTACGGCCACCTTTCAGTGCTCAAGTGGCTGCGCGCCGAGGGTTGCCCGTGGAATGGATGGACCTGTTCCTGGGCCGCCGAAAAAGGCCAGTTGGAGGTGCTCCAGTGGGCGCGCGCCCAAGACTGTCCGTGGGACGGCGGTACATGCCATTCCGCTGCGCGCGAGGGACACCTGCAAGTGCTCCAGTGGGCGGTTGCCAACGGCTGCCCGTGGGAGGCCGAGGTGTGCCGGCGCGTAGCCGCCGAATCCGATCACGATCGCGTCATCGCATGGATTGACATGCACATGACCTCGACCGCCTCGTGCGACACTCTACAGGCAGATGCCCTCGACACAACAATAAACTAGGGTATGCCGGCGATTCACGTCGCCCAAATCACCAGGCACGCGACGGACCTACGTAAAGAATAAAAAAAATAGAATGGCAAGTACACCCCTCCCCTGGCCGGCAACCTTTTGGTGCTCTTTTGATGCTCGGAACTGGGAGGCGCTGCTGCGATGAGCGTGGCGACCTGAAAAAACACCAACAAAAACAACCTAAATGCGATCTCGGTGGCGGGTCGGAATGTGCAGCCTCTCTCCCATTAAAAAAAAGGGTTGGGAACAGTGACCGACCTTTTTTTGCTCTCTTGCGGTCCAGGCGCCGAGGGATAGGCGAGCATTCTTTTTTGCAAATCCTGTTTTTTTGTTCCATGGTAAGGGGTCGTCCATTTGTGCGTCTATGCGGCACCGAGATTGGACATTGTCTCTTTTGTGTCGGTTGCACCTTTTGGCAGCAGCCAATCTCTGTGCGGTGCCGTGCCTTGGCGTTGACAACTACCGACAAGGCCGAATGGGAGCGATAAAAAAAGACCACTGTGACCCCATCGAGCATCCCTGACGCGCACGCGACCAGGTCGCCGCGCCTCCACAAACAATATGGACAAGACTGCCGGCCTGGACAGCACATACGACGGCGCCCATGACAACGAGCCGCCTGCGCCTGCGTCTCTAATGGGGTTGCCCCAAGAGATCCTCGAACAAATCATTGTCTTGTGCGACGCGCGCTCCGTGTGCATGCTGGTCTCTACGTGCCGTCTTGCCCACGCGACTGTGGGCTGCGAGCGCGTGTGGCGCCTTTTGTTTGACCGCGATTTTCGGCACATGTACGGACCAGACCTGGACGCGCTGGGGCGGGTGCGTGTCGAGTGGCCTCCTCTGGCCCTCGATGTCGTCGGCCAGCAATTGGGGCGCACCTTTGATCTGTCGGTGCCCGACCCGAGTGACGACCCTCGCGTACCTGGGCCGTTTTCACGCATGCGGGCATATGGCAAGGACTGGCGCTGGCTCTACGCCGCCCACTACGAGGAGCCGCTTCCATCGCGCCGCCGCCACTACACCGGACCCCAGGCGACGTACCTGTACAAGGACACAACGATATATGGCCTTCACCAAGACAGCCGGCGCTGTCCCAATACAACAACGTACTCGCTGGGCGACACAGTGGATCGCCGTAGAATGGGATACGGCGTCATGGCGGTGCGCGACCACCAGGATCGCGTAATTGCGTGGGAGGAAGGAATTTGGCATGCCCACTGTTTCGCAGACTGTGTGTTGAGGGTGGGCGACGGCCAGGTGCTCTGTGCCTCAGACAGGGCTCTCTTTTGCAACGCGCCGGCCTTTTTCCACGACTCACGCACAGGCGAGACGACGTGGGGTATGCTCAATGGCCGAGAGTGGATCGGCCAGGTAGTGCGCAAAGGCGCCGGATCGGACCAATTGCGCGTGGAGCCCGGCGACCGCAGCGCGTGATCTGGGACGATGGTGGCACCCCGCCACGGCTACAGCCGAGTCGGCTGTCGGCAGGAGACACGTCGGCAGAGTCGAATGCGCAACACACACACAAATGCTAAAAAAACGTAAACGATTTCTGTTAACGTTGCGCCCCCCAACTCGTGTCTACAACTGCACACGCCAAGCGGCGCAACACTTTCCGTTCCCAAGACGAGGCCTTTGGGAGGCGGCGTGCTCGCCGGCTCCTGTCGCGTGAGCCCCCCTCCCACGCAAGCGAAAACATAGGTCAGGAACAGAGTGTGTTGAAAAAGGGACAAAAAAGAACGTTTTTTATGGATGGGACTTGTTAGGGCCGAGACTGGACAGCGGCGCAGGCCTTGCACAGCAAAGTGGGATGGGAGCCGCCACTGCAGGGTGGGTCCCGTGTGCGGTGCGTGAGGACCGTGATAAAGTCGCGTGTGCCGTGCGACCAGCGTTCCCAGGTGATCGAGCCGTCGCTGTAGGTGTGCGCGCCCTCGCCGTGTTTTTTCTCACGGAGCCACTCGCCGTCATAGGTCGAACCGTCTACACAGGTCAGGATGCCGCGCCCTGCCAGACGGTTGTTGTCGTGTCGCCCCTCGTATTGCTTGCCATCTGCCCACCGGTAGATTCCGTGTCCGTGCATCTTGTCGTCCACCCATTCTCCCAGGTACTGATTGTTGCTGGCCCATGTGTGGACGCCATAACCATGTCGCTGGCCGTTCTTGCGCTCGCCCTCGTAGCGTGCGCCGCTCGGCCATGTTTGTACGCCGTAGCCGTGGCGATCATTGTCCCTGTACTCGCCTTCGTATCGCATGCCGCATGCCCATCTGCAGATGCCGTAGCCAGAGATGATCCCATGGTTCCACTCGCCCTCAAAGCAGTCGAGTTTTGTCGATGCGGATGGTTGGACACTCTGGTCGCGTTGTTGTTGGTCGCCGCCGCCACCGCCATTACCAGGCTCTTTGAGCGGCGGGATGAGCATGGCGCCATAACCGTGCGGTTTTCCGTCGACAAGATCGCCCCAGTAGGTGCCACGCTTGCCGTTGAGGATGACGTCGACCTCGCCCACGCGCACCCTTCCGGTGCGTCCATTGCGTGAACGTGCACGGTAGATCCAACGCCAGTCCTTGCCCCAACGCTCGAAATGCTGGTGCACCAGCGTCCCAAGGTGCGTCTCGCACAGATGACGCCACAGGGCCGGGTCGGCGCCCAACATATAGTGCCGCTTCGATGTGAGGGACCATGCGTCCACAGTCACCCCATCGGTCACCCACTTGAGCACGCCCACGACGAGTTCGTCGGGCAACAGACCAAAGTAGGACACGATGCCCACTACGGAACCATACTTTTGTCTCTTTTGCGGGGCATATAGGAAACCGCCACCATTGTAGTCGTCATCGTCGCAAAGTTCCATGACAGTGTCGGCCTGCTTGGGTTTGTGTTGGCAAGGCACATTGGAATGGCAAGGACGAGTTGTGGCGACGGGCGACCATCCCCAGTTTCGGGCCGCCATTGGCCATTTATGCGGTCGGTATTGTGTTGCCGTCCAATGGCAATATATAAATATATGATTTTATTTTCAGAAAAGCGCTCACGCATGGTGCCGCCGCACGATTGTGGCAATGCCTTTGTGGCCACATAGACTTTGTTTTTTCATCGCCTGCTTTGGCCTCGTGTCTCGGTCGCCGGCCTTTTGTTTTCGCGGCTGCAGTCCTCGCATGTTTTCCTTTTTTCCAAAAAATGCACCAAAAATGTCTGGCTCGCAAAAAAGGACACGCACAGGGGTTACCGTGGCGACGCCATCACAGGCCTTTGCGCGCCGCCAGCAACCTTTTGCGCATACCCAAAGTCTATGCTCTCGCCTATGGACAAATGATCTGACAAAAAAAAAGAGGCGGCGCAGGAGCGACCAAGATCCATACGAGCGCGCAGATACAACTTTGAAATGGGTTGTGTGCCAAATTCTTTTTCTTCCGTTGCAACACATCAGTGCAAGTAAGCACCAACCAGGAGGGAGGAAGGATATGCGGCCAGGCCTAACGGTGGGCAACGGCTAGCCGGATGGCTAAAACACACGAATTCCACTGTCGACGCCCCTACCGTGTCAGGATTAATCTGCGATTTTTAGCCGCTCGGCTAGCCGTTGCCCAGCATTAGCCAGGCCACGTTGGGCGGCATGGGCCGACTTGTCGTGGACGCGCTCAAATGCCAGGTAGACGGTGAGACTCTGCTTTGCGTCGGCCACTTTTGGAAACTGTTTGATCGAGCACAGTGTATATTTGGCCGTCGTCATGGCGTCGACTGCAGCGTCCACTAGCGCCGCCGTGTCGATGGCCGAGCATGCTTGGCACGCCACCACCTCGGCGACGTCCTTTTTGGTTCGGACCGCGCAAGAGGCTCCGTCGCACGACATGTGGTACTCGCGGTCCCAGAAATCGGACGAACCATGCTTGTGACGGTCGCACCATTCAGTGCGCTGACGAAACACAATGTCCCCCGCCAAAGGTATCCGGTCGTGTCGATCGTCCCATGGCTTGGCTCCTTGGGCGCTCAGCGCGGCCCTTTGGCCTCCACGGGCGATCAAAATGCGCAGGCTGGCGTGGTTGGGTGGCAGAGGCAATGGCGGCGCCGCGCGCTCTTTGGCGGCCTTTTGTGCCTCGTGCTTCCGAGCGGCCAGGCGCCCGCGTATGTCGTCGCTGAGGCTCGTCAGACCAAAGTAGTCGGCTTCGTCTGCGATGGCCTCTAGCGCATCGGCATTGTCGGGCAGCGATAGGGAGGATGTGCCGCCACCGGCCACACACCGTAGATAGGCCAGGATGTGCGCAAAGTATTGCGGATCGCGGTCGACAAAGAGACAGCCGTCGTGCGTCTCGGGAGCATTAAACCCGCTGTCGAGCATACGCGCCAGCATGCCATCAGGACATGCGCGCAGCGTGGACGCATAGGTCTTGAATCGGCGCCCGCCAACATCCAGACGTACGATGCGCCCGTCGAGCGGCGGACGCGCACCATCGGGACAGCGCTCGCCTTTGAACAAATGACTGGGAGCGTCCTTGTGGGAAGAGGTGGGTTCTGTCATCTTGTGCCCTGGTCCGACACCGGTCGGTGTGCGCGCAGTGTACGAGACTATGGAAGGACATCACGAGTGGCGCCAGAGGAAAAACTCACTCTCAAAAAAAAGGCGATGCAGGCGCGCCGTGGCTGACGACCGACGCGCACGCAAAAGAAAATTCTCCCGCCTTGGTCTCTAAATCGTTGGCCACTTATTGGTCGGTCTCTTGCGGAGCCCTGCGCAGCATCAAGTCTGTGGGTCGCCCACGGTCAGGCCACGGCTGTCGGCGTACTATACGGCACATGCCTTTTTCATGGCGGTTGCAGAGGGCCTTGATCGGCCACTGCGCGCAAAAGTCAAGACACGCGGGCGCCGGCGCTCTACATCAATCAATGGGGGTGGGGACAATGCCGGGCAACGGCCAGCCAGCAGGGGGGGGGACTCTATAAAGTAACCCAAAATAGTGAGAAAAGCAGTGCCGTAGGCTCGACCCCGTCAGAGATCGTCTTGCCCGCCCATTTTTTGGGACGGTCAATGAGTCACCGGCGCCCTATTGCGCGCGCAGTCCCTGTACATTGTAAAAAAAAGAGGCAAGGTGACCCCTTTCTTTTGTGGGCCTCTGATGACTCTTGCGGTACGTGCAGGACAACTATTTTTATTCATCCGATGAACGGGATTGCCTCTTTCTTTTTTCCCATTGTTGTCCTTTTCTTCTTCTCCAATGCCGGGAGCCACATCGTGGCGCGACGCCGTCTGCACCACGTGTGCGCCTGATCCTGCGAGGATCAGTCGGGCAGAGGCAGTGTCCACGATGTCGAATTGCGCCATAAATTGGGCCTGCGTGTCCACACCATAGGAAAAGCAACAGGCCTCGAAGCGGGTGTCGACGAGCACGGCGCCAAAAAAGGCACACCGCACAAAGCGGCAGCCGTAAAAGACGCTGCGCTCAAAGCGCGCGCGGCGGAAATCGCACCTGTCAAAGGTGGCGCCGACAATCACACATTGGCGCATCGCGCATCTCGACATGTCGAGGTTGGACGTCTGGTCGGGCAACTCGGCGTCCCCCACAAAGAGCGTATCCCGCACGCGACCGCCGCTCAAGGCATTGTCTAGAGACAGCGCGGGCGGCGGCGTTGCTGCTGCACATGTATCGAGCAGAGCAAGCAGGGCACTGCTGGCAGCGCGCACGCCATCGGGCATGTCCATGTCGTCGGCCTCGTCGAGTCCCGTGCGGCCACGCGACGCCGACGCAATCGCACGCGCAAAGTCTTGTTGCACGAGATCGTAATCATCGTCAGTGTTGGCATCGTATTGTGTCCCATGCGTGATTGACGAGTCGGCAACGGGGGTTTGGTGTGGGCCGCCAGTATCAGGAGCGAGACCCGGCGGCGTGTCCGCGACAGTGTCGGGGTCCCGATTGACAAGGTCGCACAAAGCGGGATCGATCGAGGGTCCGCCGTGCATGCGCACGGCGAGCGTGCGTTGGTCGCACACAAAGGTCGAGCCAGGACCGAGAGCAATTAAGAGCGGCGCGCCGTCCGATGCCGTTGACAGACCGCGTGTGTCGACAAAGAGCATCGGCACGTAATGGGCCTGGATCGAATAGCGATGCTCGCCTCGTCTCTTGCCCACGACGAGGGCACCGTCGGGCCACGCGTGAGCGAAAAAGTCACGCGATACGATCGTCACGCCCGACGGACCATAGAGGGCGTACGTATAATGTGTGCTGGCAAAGTGGTGATTTTCGGGCGTAACCAGAGGCGGGCACCGGTCGACAAACTTGGCGAGCCCATAGGGCGACCGCAGGCGTGGGACACGCATCACCAGGCGTCCATGTGCAAAGTAGGCGATTGGGCCTGCGGTGGTCCCGTCGACAAAGACAGCATTGCCCACGAGCGCCGGCTGGTGGAGGGCGCTGCGCCACGAGCACGAACCCTGAGCGACGCCCCGGTGCCATTCGCCGGCCGCGACGACGGCGCCTCGCGGTCAAAGGCGCGCCCTCGACCGTGGCACAGTCCATCGGCCAAACCTCCGCGGTAGCGATACCCCCCGTCATAGAGCGCGTCCGCATCGGGCATTGTCGCGCGGCCTCCTGTCCACGATCCAGCGCACCCGTGCCACAGCATGCATGCCTCCCTGCCACGCCGTTGGGTGTGCGTGAGGCCCGGTCCACATAGGACACCGTCGGCATCGAAAAAGCCGCGTTGGATCGTAATCCGGCTACCATGACCGTATCCGATGCTCGTGCAGCGTACGATCGTACCCACGGCAACATAATCCTCTGCGCACGATGAGAGACCGCGGGCGTGCGGTGCCGCGTCAAAGGAAGAATCCATGATGACACGCACATTGGTGCGGGCCGCACAGGCAAAGCGCGGATGACCCAAGAGCGCCGTTAGGTCGATGGACGAGTGCCACGGCGAGCCGATCATGTCGTGGATGTCTTGGACAATCCTGTTGGTTATGTATGCGGGTGTGTTTTGTCCATTTTTGATCTGGTACTTGGACCACACGCTGCACATCATGATCGGCGCCACCATGGATCGCACGCCTGCTTGCCAGCGCGCCTTCTCGCCGGTGCGCTCTTGTTTATGGAGGCGCGTCCACAAGGCATGGTCGTCGCATGCAGTGGCAAGTGCGCGCACCGTCATGGCGCAGGCGCCCACATCGCGCGTCGTCAGGTACGACAGCATGTAGAGCATAATCTCGGCAGGCAGGTCCGCCAGTGTCGGGCCATTGGCTCTTGTGGCACAGTCTGCTGTGCATGCCGATGCCGCTGAACAGCACGCCACACTTGTTGCCGCCCTTGCAGTCGTGGATGCCATCGCCGCCGTTGTGGCAGTGTCTGCTGTCGTCGAGTGAATCCTTTGCCTCTGGTTGGTTTCAACAGTTTGTGTCCTCTATTTCTTTTGGCGGTGTCCACCAGAACCGCCCAATGCGGCGTGGCCTCTTTTCTCGCTGGCCCGCGTCGATTTTCCTTCGCCTTTTATTTTTTTACACTCCTTTTTCTCTTTTTTCACTTTTTGTCGTGGCCCGACAGAGGAGCGCAGAGAGGACAAAGTGGGGGAGCCCAAATCATGCTCTCGCGGCACCGCCCATTTTATGGTCACATGTTTTTTTTCCAAACCAAATTGATGCTTTTTCTTTTTTGGGCATCCGCCTTTGGCGCCATACACAAAAAAATGCAAAAATGTAAAATGCAAAATAAAAAACGATTGTCCTTTCTAGAGGAAAATGGGACGCGGACCCGCCGAGGTTGGGGTTCATGGTTTGCGCGCCCTTTTGTTCCAACAGGGGGGCGCACAGTGCGTGGCGGTCGGCGCCGGGGGTGCGGCGTCGCCGGGGGTGCGGCGTCGCCGGGGTGTCGCTCTCGCCATCGGTGCGGGCACGCTTGTATGGACGAGAAGGCGGTGACACACACACAAGGGCCTCGCTCTTTGTCCCCGTCGCCTATATGGTCGCGATCGTCGACACCTCCATCCCCATGGGCATCCTCGCGGCGCCCTTTTTCCGTCTGTTCTTTTTTGTGTCTGTTGTCGTCGTCATCGTCTTTGTGATTGCCATCGTCATTGGCATCGTCATCACTGTCGCCGTCGTCGTCACCGCCATCGCCGTCATCATCGTCGTTGTCGTCGCCGACACCATAATTGTCATCACCATCATTGTCATCATCATCATCATCAGACGTCCAGTCGCCCGTTTCCGGCTCGTCGAGTTCGTCGCCTTGAAGTGGCTGTTCCCCCGTGGACCAGCATATAGGCGGCACACTCCAAGTTGTGCCAGCGGGCGCGCCAAAAATCACGGCGGCGCCACGACATGCCGTTTGCGTGCATGTAGCGCAGGCAATCGACCGCGTCGTTGGCGAGCGCCGCTCGCAGTGCACGGCGATCCCATGGACACCCGGCCTGGTGGAGGACGCGCAGGCATTCCACGTGACGACATTGCGCTGCCATGGCACACAGCGCGCCGTCTCGCACACGACGGCGTTGGAGCATGTAGCGCATGCATTCGACATGATCATTGGCGATGGCCGCCTCGATTGCATGCACACCCCGCGAGCACCCATTGTCGTGCGCGTATGCAAGACAAGCGAGATGTCCAGGCGCGACAGCCTCGATGCACGTTGTCTCATCCCACAAGCATCCGTTTTCGTGGGCATAGCGCAGACAGTCGAGACGACCGCCTTTGGCCGCTGCGGCACACGTACTGGCGCGCCACTCGACGCCGCACTCGCGCATAACCGCCGCGCAGGGCCTCGGCGTCGCACGTCAGCCCGTCGACTGTGTGTTGGCACACGACACGCAGGCAATCGAAATGGTCACCACATGCCTCGACGATTTCCTGAGTGTCGGATCCAGTCGTGGGCAACAGCGTCGCCAGACAATCGGCGTGACCACCAGAGGCCGCCTCGATCGCGCCGGCACTGCCAATAAAGCACCCAGCATCAAGGACACGCGTCAGGCACGTAAAATGGTCGGCGGGCGCGGCCAAGTCGCAGCGCCACGGCACAGTGAGCGCGTCGATGTAGATGCGATTATGGTGCGCGATGGCATAGTCGAGGCACGCGATGCTTGCATGGCGCGCGGCAAGGCCCGCCATGTCGCCTATGCTTAAACCCTGCTCATGAAGGCCGAGCGCCCGCAGGCTTGCAATGTCGTTGCACTGGATGGCCGCCTCGTAGGACGCGCGATCGGTTGGTCTGTTGCGCGCACAGAAATGCTTTACGCACGCGGCGTGGCCACGACGCGCGGCCATCAGGCACGCCTCGGCCCGACTTGCGCTGTCAGATGCGAGCAACAACAGGCACGGCCGCGCGTCGCCCGCCGCCGTCCAGTCGCTTGCCATGGCGCGCCAACGGCGACACACGCGCGGCACATACAGTACCCTTTGGTCGCACGGAACCATGCCAAATATGTGCACGAGCAACTCATCTGGCAGCGTGTCCATGGGCGATTCCATTTCGCTGTCGGCCGCGCACGATCGAATGTCCATTTGGTGTGTGTGTGTTGTGTGTGTGTGTGTGTTGTAAAAAATTGCCGCGCAAAAAAAGGGTGTCCGCCGAGACTACGCAGAGAGCCCTGTTATGGCAGTCTAGCCGGCAACGACGACAAGACTTTTCGGGCACCCCTAATTGGCAGGCAGTGTCCCAAGACGAAAAGGACGGCATGCGGAAAAAAAGGCGGCATGCCACCGAGCCGATCGCCTTGTTGCCGATGGCGCCTGCTATGGCCCGGCCGCGCCAGAGCGCTTGGACGTCCAAAAACACACACGACGGCGCTGCCCGAATGTATTGCCGCATCGTCGGTTTTCCTTTTTGTCTTTTTTTGTGAAAGAAATATATTTTTTCTTTTCATTTACGATTTTTATTTGCTGGCCCAGGTTTTTTTCCTGCTACACGATGACGAGTTGGGTGGTGCCGGGCGCGCCCGCGGTGCCTGCGGCGCTCACAAGGTTGACGCCGCCAATGCCGCCGGTCGCCACCAGGTCAACGCCAGACGGCAGAAAGGTCGTGAGCAGCGCGACAAATCCTCCGCCGCCGCCGCCGCCATTGCCGGCCGCGCGACCGCCGGCAGCCGCACCGGCAGCGCCCGCCGCGCCTAGGGCTCGAATCGTGCCGTTGCCTTGAACTTGGCGCGCCGCCACCACCACAACACCGCCACCTCCGCCGCCACTGCCCGGTACGAGAGCGGGATCCACGGCGTCGGCACCGCCGGCCCCTCCGCCCGTGCCGCCGTTGATCAGCAAGCCAGTGGCTGTGCGGCCCTGGACCACGGCCAAACCATTGAGATTGAGGTCGGGCCCGCCCTCGATCGGCGTGGGCGCCGTCAGCGGGCCGCCTTGACCGGCGCCACCCGGCGCACCGAGACCGTCACTGCCGGCACCGCCTCCGCCGCCGAGGGCCTGCGCCAGTGCCCCTCCATCCTGACCTGCCGTGACGCCGCCGTTGGACCCACCGCCCACCGTGCCCGCAGAGGCGCCTGTCGATCCCACTGCATCGTTGGCGATGACGCCGTTGAGGGTGAGCATATCGCTCACAAACAACCGGTAGCCGTTGGTGCGGAGGACGACGCCGGCCGGCACCACGAGGTCGTTGTAATATTCGTCTGCGACCATGGTGCGGCTTGCTGTCTCGACGCCATCGGCGGTGCCAACGCCAAACACGAGCGCCGATCCCACCCCTGCCGGACCCGGCTCTCCAGCCGGTCCCGCGTCACCCGCAGGACCCTCTGGTCCCTGAGAGCCTTGCTGACCAGTCTGTCCCTGTGCGCCGGCTGGTCCCTGTTCACCGGCGGGTCCATCCTGGCCTCTCGGTCCAGGTTCGCCTGCAGGTCCCTGCGGCCCTTGCTCTCCTGGTGGACCCGGCTGGCCAACAGGACCCGGCGGCCCGCGCTCGCCGCTCGGGCCGACCAGACCCATGGGTCCCGGTGGTCCAACTGGACCCCTTGGCCCTGGTGGGCCGTCTTGGCCGGTCATTGACGTGGCGCTCGCGAGGGCAACTGAAGAGGCGACCACGGGAGGAGCACGCGGCCGCTCGATATGCACATGCACCTCGATCGACGGCTCCACAGTTGCGAGCGTGCGCTCCTCGGCGTGACGGCGTGAGGGTTGGGATCGCATCTATTTATCTCAAGGACCGCCATGGGTGAGATCCCAGGTCTACTGTCACAAGTCGTGCCGCGCGATGCATGTTCTATTCCAAGGCGACTCTCACGAGGACGGCACGTCCGGGCTGGCCCGGCGCTGCTTCGGGCGCAAACGGATTGACGCCACCGAAACCTCCGTCGACGTTAAAGGTGATGGTCGAGGCCGCCGTGTTGGCCACGAGCACGACGAGACCGCCACCACCACCGCCGCCACCGCCCGCCGCACTGGAGGCGGGGTCTGGCAGGCAGTGACCGCCCAAGACGAAAAGGAGCCAGGCATGCGGAAAAAAGGCGGCACTACCGCGCCAGAAGACGCGCGAGCGTCTTGCCGATGGCGCACGTGCTTATGGGCCCGGCCCGCGACAGAAGCGCTTTGGAATCAAAAAACACACACGACGGAGCGCTGCCCGAATGTATCTTGCTCGCCGCATCGTCGGTTGTCTTTGTGTCTTTTTTTATCGTGAAAGGAAATATAAAGGTTATTGTTCTTTCAATTTACCGAGTTTCCTGTAGGGTGTGTGCTGGCCAGGTTTGTTTTCTCGCGTGCCTACACGAATGACCGGGGTTGGGTGGTGCCGGGCGCGCCCGCGGTGCCTCGCGCCTCACAAGGTTAGGCACGACCGACACATGCCGCGGTCCGCCACCAGTCAAGAACGGCAGAACGGGCAGAAAAGGTCGTGAGCAGCGCGAAAAATCCTCCGCCGCCCCGCCGCCGCCATGGTGCGCGCCCGCGACCGCCGGCAAGCCGCACCGAGCGGCAGCGCCGCCCGCGCGCGTAGGGCTCGGAATACGCATGGCCGGGTGCCCAATCCTGAGACTTGGCGCGCCGCACCACCAAACACGCCACCGGCGGCGCACGCCGCACCTCCGCCCAGCCACTGCCGGTACGAGAGCGGGATCCACGGGCGTCGGCACCGCCGGCCCCTCCGCCCGTGCGCCGTTGATCAGCAGCCAGTGGCTGTCCGCGGCCGGTGGAGCCGTACGGACCACAGCGGAAACACATTGAGTTGAGGTCCGCCCGGGGGCGCTGCGATCGGCGTGGGCGCCGTCAGCGGGAGCCGCTATGACCGGCGCCGCCACCCGGCGCACCGAGACCGCACTGCCGCACCGCCCTCCGCCGCGAAGGGCCCTGCGCCAGTGCCCCTCCATCATGACCTGCCGTGACGCGCCGTTGGACCCACGCCACCCGTGCCCGCAGAGGCGCCCCTGTCGATCCACTGCATCGTTGGCGAATGACGCCGTTGAGGGGCGCGGTGGGAGCATCGATCGCCTCACAGGGCAAGCAACCGTGACCCGATTGGTAAGCGGAGGACGGACGCGCGCCGGCACCACGAGGTCGAGTTATGGTAATGGCGGAAAAATTACCGTACCTCGACCATGGCTCCGCCGGCGCGCGTCGGGAACAGCGCAGATCAGGCGAGGTGCCCCAACGCGCCAACACTGAGCGCGTCCCCGGACCCCGGGGGCCTGCCGACCCGGCTCTCCAGGCCGGATCCCGCGTCACCCGCAGGACGCCTCTGGGTCGCGTTTTCGAGGAGCCTTGCTGAACAGTCTGTCCCTGTGCGCCCGGCTGGTCCGCTGTTCGAGCGGCGGGTCCTCCTGGCCTCGCTCGGGTCCAGGTCGCCTGCAGGGTCCCTGGCCCTTGCTCATCCTGGCTGGGACACGGCTGGCCGAGGCACCGCGGCGGCCCGCGCTACCAGCCGCTCGGCGCCGACCAAACCACATGGGGTCCCGGGTGGTCCAACTGGCCCCTATGCCTGGGTGGGGACGATCTTCGCCGGACATGACCAGCACAGGATGAACGTGGCGCTACCGCGGAGGGCAACTGACCAGACCGCGACCGGGACCGGGAGGCAGGGCACCACAGCGGCAGCTCGATACGTGCACCTAGGGCCACCATCGGTCGACCCGCCCTGAGTTTCGACAGTGGAGCGCTCTCGGCGTGACCGGCGTGAGGGTTGGGATCGAGCATCTATTGCTGAGCGGAGATGCTGCAAGACCGCCATGGGTGAGAGGTCCCAGGTCTACTGAAGTCACGGACAGTCGGAAGCCGGGCAACCGATGGGCATGTTCTAGGGCCGGGTTCGAGCGACGTACCGTCACGAGGGGAGGAAAACCAACGCGCGTCCGGGCTGGCCGGAGCGCGCTGTCATGTCGCACACCCGCCGCACGATCTCCGACGCCACCAGCGCCAAACCCTCCGTCGACGGTGTGTAGAAAGGTGATGGTCGAGCCGCGTGGATGGTAGCCACGGAAGCAACAGAGGGGACCGCCAGCCGGGGCCCACGCCGGGAGGCGGGGCGGCGGACCAACCGGAGCGCGCAGCCACCGGCCCGCGCACTGGCTCCGCTACAACCATCCGCCGGCAGCCCGGAGCCGCCACGATCACGCGAGGACCGCGCCGCGATCACGGGGGGTGAGCGGGCGGCGACAATGACCACACCGGGCACCGCCGCAACCTAAACGGGCGCGCCAACGCGGGTAAAAGCGCACTGGCGCCTCCGCCGCCTCCGCCCCGCGCACCCTAGCAGCGCCGGAGAGAGGTCCCGTCCCGCGAAGTGCGACAGTTGCAACAAGTGCGGAGAGCGAGCGGCCCACGCCGCGCTTGCACGACGCTGCCGTGGGGCGGGGCTGTCGTGCCACCGTCATCACCGGGCGCGGCAGCAGGTATCGTCGGCCAAGACACCGCCGTCGCCGCCGCGCCAGCGCGAGAAGGCATAGCGTGAGAGCTTTGGCCTGCGGTCGAGCACGCCGCGAGCGGCGGAGCCACCGGCACGACAGGCGTAGCGGCAGGGCGGCGTTCTCTGGGCGGGCGGCGCCGGGACGACCCGATTTAACTGCGCGCCGTCATTGGTCGGAATCTGTCTGCGGCGTCCGACATCTGGAGGCCACCGCACACCGCGAAGAGCGTATATATTGCGTGCGCAGGCGCGCGCCTATGGGGCACGACCAGAGCCAGGTAGGGTGCGCGTCGGCCGTGAGGTCCGAACCGTGGGCGCAATGGTGGTGCTCTGCGGTCCCGGGCGCCAAACAAAAAGGCTGGCCCAGAGACGGGACTAATTGGCGAGCAAGCGGCCGCGCCCGGCACGACGGCGCTCGCACAGGGACCGGGAGCGCGGGAACCGAGTCGCGGACCGCCGGTCCGATTGGGGCAGCCTGCTTGGGCTTGCTGGGCGCGCTGGGACGGCGAACAACCACCATATTCGGGCAACGGTCGACCCTCACGGCGGACGCGCAACCATACTGGATCTGGTCGTGCCCATAGCGCGCGCCTGCGGCACCAACGGCTTTTCGAGTCTTTGGCCGCGGCACGACACAAATGCCGACCGGCAGCAATCGGACAATGACGGAGCGAGCATAACGGACGTCGCGGGCGACCAACGGTACCGCGGCGTGGCGGCGCCGGTGGCGGTGCCTCGACCCGCGGTGGCCGAACAGAGCTCGAGACCAACTCTTCTCGCGTCTTTCGGCGGCCGCGTGGACCCGCCACGATAGACGCTGCTGCGCGCCCGGATGACGGATTGGCAAGGACAACCCCGCCCCAGAGGCCAGGCGCGAAGGCGGCGTGGGCCGCGTGAGCAAACCCGTTTGGCGACTGTGTGCGAACGTCAGAACACGGAGCGGACAGGACCTCGCGCGCGAGGGGCGCGCGGGGCGGAGGCGGGGAGGCGCCAGTGCGTGCTTTGTCGCCGCGCGTTGCGGCGCGTTTCACGGTGCCGCGGTGACAGGTGTGACTCAGTTGTCGCCGCGCGCGACGTTGATCGGCACAGGGTGTCGCGTCATGCGTGGCTGGCGCTCGGTGCCCCGGCGACTTTAGCGAGGCCCGCCGCACTGGCTCCGCTAAAGTCGCCGGGCGACCCGGAGCCGCCACGTGCACGCAAGAGACCCGTGCCGATCACGTCGCGCGCGGCGACAATGACCACACCGGCACCGCCGCCACCTAAACCGGGCGCCAACGCGGGAAAAGCCGCACTGGCGCCTCCGCCGCCTCCGCCCCCGCCACCCTGCAGCGCGAGTCCGTCCGCGGTGCGACCTTGCACAAGTGCCAACGGGTTGCTCAAGAGGCCCACGCCGCCTTGCGCTGCCGTGGGCGGGGCTGTCGTGCCACCGTCACCGGGCGCGGCAGCAGGTATCGTGGCCGGGCCACCGTCGCCGCCGGCGCCGCCGAAAGCATGCGTGAGGCTTTGGCCATCGGTCGAGGCACCGCCACCGGCGCCGCCACCGCCGACGGTACCTTGGCCGCCCGCGACGCCGTTTATGCCGCCGTCATTGTCGATTGTGCCGTCGACATTGAGCGTGCCGCGCACAAAGACTCGAAAGCCGTTGGTGCGCAGGCGCGCGCCTATGGGCACGACCAGATCCAGGTAGTGCGCGTCGGCCGTGAGGTCGACCGTGCCCGAAATGGTGGTGCTCTGCGTCCCGGCGCCAAACAAGAGGCTGCCCAACGGACCCGGCGGTCCGACCTCGCCCGGCGGTCCCTGTGCACCCGTCGTGCCCGGCGGGCCTTGCTCGCCAATAGGTCCTGGCTCGCCCTCTGGACCATCGTCGCCGCGCGGACCAGCAGGACCCTGTTGACCAACAGCGCCTGCCGTGCCCCGTGTTCCGGCCGGACCCGGAGGTCCGTCCGTGCCTGGCGCGCCATTTGGTCCCGCTGCGCCAGGCGGCCCAACAGGTCCCACCGGTCCGACCGTCCCCGAGTTGCCCGGCGTACCCGCAGGACCGGGCGGGCCTTGTCGGCCTGGGCGCACGGTCGTGCGCCCAGGCAAGATCCGCATTGTTGCACGAACCGGCGTGGGACGCGGCAGTCGCACATAGACTTGCACCACATTTGCGTCGCCGGCGCCGGTCGGTTGCGCACGAGTCATCGCACGCGCGCACGTGTGTGACTTTGTTCCCTTTTCCTTGTCGATCCCTTTTCCTGGGCGCGCTTGCCCACTCGCGCGACCCTCCTTTTCGCTCAGTCAACCATCGCCCTGTTTTTTCTTTTTTTTTCAACCCATTTTTTCACCCGTCTTTTTGGCCATGCATTCTTGGACATGACCACGCTTCTTTCTGCAGGCGTCGGGGCCCTGGGTTTTTCGGCGCCCGGTGTGCCGCCTGCGCTGCAGTCTTTCTTTCCGAAAAACAACAGGCCTGATGGACGCCGAATAGAGGCCCCATGTGGCATTTTGTGGACCACTTTTGCTGGCGCCCCCCTACGCAAAGACGACGACCCGCCGTGCGCCTACTTTTTTTACACATTTTTGCACACCAACCCATTTTCATTTGCCATTTTTTTTTCGTCGAAAGGGACACATCGTTGGGCGCCCATTTGTCCCGTCTTTGAGTTGTGCGTAGGCATGACTGGTCTAGAGTGCCTCTCTCTCTTTTTGGTTCTTGCCGCGGAGGACCCGGCGGCCTGGGCCGGCCGTGTGTTGCCGTTGAGGACGGCACGCCGCGGTCGTGCATTGCGTGTCGCACGCCGTCGAGTCAAGAGAAAAGGATCGGGTCGTGCCGCCGCCCCATCGGCCCGCCGATACACCCTGATCGTTGACCGACTTTTTCCCCCTCTTTGTGCCAAGAGGCCTTTTGGCACACACGACAGGCTCTGTTGTTGTTGTCGGTGAAAAAAAAAAGGAGGAGTGAGCCCCGACGAGATCAAAGACAAAATCAAAGACGAAAACCAAAGGTAAATCAAAGAAAACACAGAAGGGAGCGCACGGACCCGAGGCGCCATGCAAGGCCCGACGGCCGATTGCGCGCCCGACATCGAGGACATCAACCGCATGCTGGACTCGCTGACCAACAACCTGCGCGCCTGTGATCGACGCGAAGAGGATGCCGTCCGTCAGCGGCACCACACGACGCAAAGGGCGCCGCACGAGAGGCACGCCCGTGGCGGCGACGTGATCATCGAAGCCGATCCGGCCCTGTTTGCATGCGCGCCACCGCCATCGCTGCCCGACGACCCCATGGTGGTCTTTGTCGACGCGCCCGGCGCACGCCCGACCGCATCGTCCACAAGGGCGACCGGCTCGCAAAGGCCTCCAGCGGCCGTGGTCGGCGAGGCCCCCCTCATCGTGTGCGCCACAGACGCGGGCGAGACAATTCGCGGTCGCGCACCCGGCGGCTACGGGACCACCGTCGCCATGCGCGCCAATGTTGCCCATTCGGCGTCGGCGTCGATAGGCGACGACGCTGAACCGTGGGCGGCGCCTGGCGAATGGTGGGACGCCGGCGTGCGCTGTGTATTCGAGTGGTTGCGCGAGGCCTTTGCCGCGGCACTCGACCGCGACGCCCGATCGACCCTGCGCCGTCATGGTGTGACGCGCTTCTTTGCCTGGCCACCCGTTGGCGGCACCGAGGCAACGGCCGGCGGCGCGAGCGCCGCGTGCTCGCTCACCCTCATGCTGAGGCCGTGGACGCCCGCCGATCGGCCGGCCGAGGCCCAGCGCGGCCGTGGCGGCGGTCCATCTGGTATTGAAGCACGTCGACGCGACGCCGAAAGCGAACTGGCGGCACTGGCGGCCACTGCCGAGCGCGTGGTGGCGCGCGTCGAGGCATCGGGCACCGGTCTGGCCGAGCGCCATGCCGCTCTGTCCGAGGCCGTGCGCGGCTGCGCCGCATGTTTGCGCACCCTCTTGCGCCTCGCACAGGACGAATCACAGGTACTGCGCGCGCACGGCGCGGCGACGCGCGAGGCCGCCGTCATTGCCACGCGCGCCGTTGCCATTGCACAAAAGTGGATCTATGCGCGCACGGCCGAGCGCGTGGATCGGGCTGCCGAGCGCTATGGCGCCATGGACGCCGCCGTGCGCTATGACTTTGGCCGTGCCGAAGTCTCTGTGCGCAGCCAGCGGGCGCGGTTCCTTGTGTTGTGGCGCGACCTCAAGACACGCTACGACGCCTTTCTGGCTGCCGCCGGTCTGGACGGTGCCGATCCGGCCGCCGCGCAGGCCATGGAGGCGCTTTTTTGGCGCGGCGCTGGCGGTGAGCCGCCGATCGATCCTGGCAGTGGAGACGATCCGGCCGTGGCCGTGGCGGCCGCTGCTGCCGACGCTTCGGCCGATCACGGCGTCGACCCAGACGCCTTTGACGGCGATGCCCTGCGCCTGCTGCGCTACTATTGCGAGCACATGGCTAACGTGGCGCGGTCCATGTTGGATCGCACGACCGAGGAGGACAGCGACCATGAGGAACAAGCCGAGGATCGCGATGACGTCCGACAGGGCGCCCAAATTGATGACGACGAGGTCAATGACGATCATCGTGGTCACGGAGGTCATATGTGTGATGTCCCCGACGCCGACAAGGGGCGCATGCCACTAGGCCAGAGACGACGCCAACGGCGAGAGAGCCGCGGTGCGGTAGACGACGCCGTATCGTCTGTCTCGTCCGAAGCGCGGCGGCACATTGCGGCGTGCGTAGCCGGCGGCGATGACCGAGCGCGCGTGCTGGCCGAGATGCGCCGCGCGCGCGACCGTTGCCGCGCGACCGCCCGTCAGATCGTCGCCAGGCGACGAGAGCGCGCGCGCCTTTTGAGGCCCGTGCGTCGGCGTCATGTGCGTCGAATGCGCAAGGCGGCCCGTGACAATGCCGACCAACAACAATGTCGGGTCGACAACGACAGCCATTCGTGGGAACCCGACCCGGACGAGGAAGACGATGATCTGCTGTTGCTATCGAGCGACGATGACGATGACTGCGGTTCGGGCGACGGCGAGGGCTCACGCGGCGGTGGCAGACGTCGTCGATCTGCAGACGAGGACGCGCGCGCACGGGCCGACCAGCACCAGTTGGAGGTGGCCATGGCGGCTGATGCTGCGACGCGCGCATCGAAGCCTCGGCGCGCAAGCGACTGGCCGATCTAGAGGCCCTCATGGCGGGCATGGCGGCACAGGCCGTCGAGTCGGGTCCGCACGCCGAATGGATGCGCGCCACGCAGCGCCTCGGGGACGCCCTGGCCGAGGCGCAGGCCGCGTGGCGCCAGGCCGCCGAGGCGCGCGCCGCCCGTGAGGCCATCTTGGAAGAGGAGACGGCGCGGTGCCTAGAGAGTGTGGCGGCGACAGCGCGCGCCGCACACGAGGCCGACGTCGGCGCCGTTCTATGCCAGTGGAATGAACGCCAGCATGGGATCGACCGGCGGCGCGCCGAAGATCTCAGACAGATTGCCATGGCGCGCCGTGTGGCCGACGAGTGGCTGGCCAACTTTGAGCGCAAGATGGTCTACTACCACGAGGACGCCGCGTGCGCCGAGGCCGTCGGCGCCGTGGGCGAGTTTCGCGCCGTGATGGGCCTGCACGCGGGCGCACGCGGCATGGTCGTGCGCCTCGCCGAATTTGCCGACGCCTACGAGGACCTGGCCTATGCGTGGTCGCTCGCCTACCGCGTCGAATACGGCGACGAGATGCCCCCAACTCCTAGTCCCCCTTTTTTTCGCCACCCACCGCCGCCGCCGTTGTTACTGTTGTCGATGCTGTTGTTGTTGCGGCCCCAAAAGAGGAAACCCCGGATGACCAACAATTTGCCTTTCTTTTTTTTTCTTTGACAGAATTCGCATGCGACCAAGGCCCCACGGGTCCGATCGAGGACACCAACCACAAAAAACAAAACTGTTGTGGGGAAGGGATCGTCTCCAAAAATTTTTTTTTAAATCGGTGCTTGTCACTTGTGCCCCAAACTTTGGGCGCGGCCCGTCTGGTTGGTGCGTGGATGTTGTCTCGTCTGTGCGGCAGGTCCCAGTCGCGCCAAAGTCACGGCTCACACGAAAAAAGGACATCTATCGCAAACAGCGCCATCAAAGGCCGGCTGCGCCCTCTTTTTCTTCCAGCGCCCATCCACCCCGCCGTATTAATCGCTTGTGCCTTTTTTTTCCCCCGAGACAAACACCGTGTTGGGCTACAGACGTGAAATATGGACGAAAGAATGGATGGCCAGAGTCAGCAGGGCACGTCGGCGTCATCGCAGCCGGCGTTGACCACCTCGCACTGGAACCCTCTGGCGGCGGCCCGCGACCTCGTGTGGAATGTCGCCTCGACTTTGGCGCCCTATACCTACCCGCGCGATACTGGCGACCGCACAGAGCCGCCCAATGTCATTGCCTCTACTGTGGCCCATTCTGCCGACAATGACGACATTGACACGTCCGCGCCGAGCAGGGCGTCCCAATCCGTTATTGGCGCGGCTCCCGAGGCGACGTCCAACTGGGTGACATTGGCCAAGTCAGAGGACGTTGACGGATCGCGCGTGTTGCGCTGCCGCCGCATCGACAGTCACACTCAAGGCTGGAGCACCTTTGAGGCCGTGCTCGTCGACTCAGTTCGCAAGCGCAACCCCGAGTGGCACGGACGGCCGGCCATGTATGGACCCATGGGCAAACGATGGCCTGGTGACACGCGCGACCGCAAGTATCTCACCAAAGAAAACACGCGCAAGGCAACGATCACCAGGCCCATCGGCGCTCCGTGGCCCACCGAGACTGAACTGCTCGTCGTCTTTGGCAACAACCTCGGCGCGGCCTGATGCGTGCTTTTACAGTGCCGCCAAAAAATACATTTTTTGCAGGTTTTGCGCAAAAGCAACAGGTTCGGTCCTGTGCTCGCCCTTTTGGTGGGGCAGGCAATAGGTCTATTGGTGACCAGTGCGTACCGGCTGTGAGGTTGTAGTTGGTCGAGGTCTGTCTGCATCCTGGCCTGCAGGTATTGTTTTCTTTTCTTTTTTCGCCCGTGCCAGTTAATCAGAGACGCGGCAAATTCGAGTGTGCGTCAAATATGTGGCGGCGACGCCCGACAATCGCGACCCCGACACGATAGAGACCCAGGCACAAGTGGTGTCGCACAACCAAAGAAAAAAGGCGAGCCTGCAAAAGGACCAAAATGCCGTTTTTACTTGCCAATCGCCATCGACAACAATAGGAAAGCGGCGCTCTAAAAAGTGCGCGACGGTCAAGCGGTTCACCGGACTTGGTGCGCAACCGCCGCCACCAGGGCCGAGGAGACAAAAACGTACACACCACTGGCTGGTGGTCAAAAGGGACAAAAAAAGAAGACACATAAAAAATCCAGAAGACGGCCACGGGTCATGGAGCAACGCCAAGTCGGGTGCGCCATCTTTATGCTGCCGCCAGAGGCGATGGCCGCCATCCTCGACCGGCTCGGCCACGCCGATTTCTGCCGGGCGCGTGCAGCCCACCGCTGCTTTCGCGTGCACATGGTCGACGAGGTGTGGCGTGGTCGGCGCGCCCGCCACTGGCTGCGTGTCTCGCCCGAGGCCGCATGCAAGGCCGGTCGGGCCGACATACTGGCCTTTTTGTATGCACGCAAGCGTGTGCCGCGCACGATCCATCTCCTAGACACTGCGGCATCTGGTGGCCACGCCGACGTCCTCCGCGTCATCCTCGCCAACAGACACCATGCCACCGCCGAGCAGCAGAGCCATCTTTGTCGATACAATGACGACGATCCACACGACGCAATGAACTTGGCTGTCGAGCGCGGCGACGTAAATGCGGTACGCGCGCTTTGCAAGTGCGGTATAGCCCTCGATATGCGCAATGCCGTCCGCCATGCGTCATGCCACGGGCATCTCGACATGATGCGCTTCCTGGTCGACGAGGCCGACGGCGACGATTCAGTGATCGTCACGATCTTGGCCTCCTTGGCCTACAGGCAGTCGCTCGCGCCACGGGGCCTCCCCGGCCAGGACGCTGCGTGCAAGCCGCTGGCCATGCTGGTCGCCTGCGCGCGCCAGACCACGTTGGCCAAGGTCCTCTTGTCACTCGCCATTGCGGGTGTGCAGGCGCGCGCCCCCTTCTACACCGGCCCACGTGGACGGCTCAAGGATAGAGACGACAAACAGGACGGTGACGCGCACGCGGATGGACACTGCAGTACCGACCGTCACATAAATGGCGACAACAACTCGGGTCGCAACATACGTGGCAACATGTACGCAGACGCCATCGTGCTCGTCGTCGATCAGGCACCCCCGGACACGGCCCAGGCGGCGCTCACACTCGCGGCCAGTCTCTCTGGCTGTTGCAGGGAAGCGGCGCACTTTTTGGCGCAGGCGGTGCCGGCTTCTTGCGCCTCGGACCTGACCGCATGACCACGACTCGACCGCACCATGTTTGTGCACAGCGCAGAGGTCACCGGGTTGTTGTCATCACTGTTTCTTTTTAATTGCTAGCCCTTTGCTCGCTCTTTGCAAAGTGGCCTCGTGTCGATGGCCGCCGACCGCGCACCCAACTCGACCCCAAAGCGCCCATCAATATACTGGGAGCGAAAAAAAAATGAAAATAGGCTCACATTGCAAGCAAAAACAACATGATGTCCCTCCTGAATCTTTTCTCATTCTTTTTCATTTGCATTTTGTGGTGCCCGTTCATCTAATGGCTCATGAGCGACTTGCTGTCGAGCAAGGCCAAGCCTGCCGGGCAATGGGTCTGGGCGCGTGGCTTTTTTTTGGTGCACCTCCTTCTTTTGTTTTTCTTTTGTCGTCGTTGGGGGTCGAGATTGCGAGCGCGCCCGCTCGCTATTTTTTCTTGGACGGGGGATAAAAAAGATAAAGGACTTGAAAAGCGAGCGCCAGAGCCCGACTGCCTTAAAAAAAGGGGGCGACAAAAATGCGTCTACAAAAGAAACAACGAAAAAAACAATAAAAACCGTCGCGCGTGGCAACAGGGCGGCCAGAGGTCTCAGAGTCTGTGCCTGCCGGCGGCGCGCCCTTTTGCGCCGGGGGGGGGGACTGCGTCCGTTTTTGGATTCTGAGAGGCAAGTCGTCGTGACACGATCGGGTGGCAGGGGAGAACCCCGCGAGGCCCCTCGCGTCGCGCCACGCACAGCCGACCCCGCATTTTTTTCAGAGTATTTTTATATTTTTGTATTTTTATATTTTTTTACATTGTCAAAATTGAGGTTTGCGATCGCCTTTTTGTTCTCCATTGCATCCGTGCGACCACGGGCATCGCACCGACGCTGCCGGCCGAGGCACAAGAAGAGGCAAGGAGCACAGTCGGCCGAGCGCGTGCGCTCTCTTGTCGAGCGGGGTCGCCCGCACCATGCCATTGGTGCCGATGCAGGGGCACGCCGGCGCACGAGGCACATTGGCCCCGTGCTCCCTCCTTTTTTTATTCGGCACCATCAGCGGGCATTGTCAGAGGGTCCGCTGGCGGCCTTGCGCGACAGGGCGCTCTTGTTGTAGCGGCGCTTGTGGTGGACCAGCACAAAGCCGTGCGAGAACCCCTCCAGGGTCATGCCGTTAAAGAGCCGGTCCGACGGGCAGATCGGGCTGTCGGGCCCGTGGCGGCTCCACTCTTCGCGCAGCAGTTGGAGGCCCTTGCGCACCTGCGCCGTCGGCATCGCGTTGCCGTCGCCCATGGCCATCGCCGCCGTCGCTGATGTCGTCGTCATTTCTGCCATCCTGTCCCTTTTTTTGTGTGTTTGCGTCCTTTCGTGATCTCCGGCTTTCGATTCGTGGCAGCCACCGCGCTTCCTTTCCCCCTATTCGTCGCCTCTCTTTTTTTTGAGATCTTCCTGTCTCCCCGTCTTGGGCCGAGGAGGCTCGGCGTGCAGGGCCACGGGAGGCTATGCCCCCCTCCCCCCTGCCGTCCCACCAACTATTACGTCTACTCTTTGATTCCGGCGTGGCGTGCTTGTGTGTTTGGTCGCCCTTTTTTTCCATTTTTTACCCTCTCATCTGCCGTCAGCCGGCTGCGCCGCCGCTTGGCGTGCCGGTTGGCTCTCTTTTTTTTTCAACGCCTGTCGCCGCAAAGGCCGCGCCTCCTTTTTTTGAGGCCGAGGCAGCGTGCCGTCGGTGCAGCACCCGAGAAAAAAAAGAGGGTCTACCCGCAAAACGCCCACCTCTGTCGAAAAATCATGCCTCTTGCAGAGAAAACTTTCAAAAAAAAGAGAGGCGCCCAGCCCCCTCCCCTGCCTCGGGCCGGGTGGGCATCGCGTGCATGGGCTGATCGAAAGCGTGCGCACAAAACAACCACAGAGGCAACCGCACGACCCGACAGAGAGCCCGACCGCGACATTTTTTTGCACGCAGACAACAACGACCTGGAAAAAAAAGGAGGAGGAGGCCATCACTAACCAGAGGCGGTCATGATTCCGGTGCGGTGCTTTACGTGCGGGTTCGTCCTGGGCAACCTGGAGCGGCCCTACCAGCGCCTGCTGCGTGACATGCCCGCGGGCGCGGCGCTCGACGCGCTGGGCCTCACGTCGGACAAGCGCGACTGCTGCCGCTGGGTGATGCTCACCTACGTCGACGTCACCGAGGCCGTGCTCGACTTTGAGCACGCCAACGCGCTCAAGGCGCCCGACGACACGTCGGACGAGTACGTCACCGTCCACGGGCCGGGACCCATGCGCCGGCCGACCGGTGTCGCCCAAACCGGCGGCGGCCTTGTTGGTGACGATGATGACCAAGACGAGGCGGACCGAGACGACGATGACGCCGTCGGCTACGGCGGGCTGCGTCGCGTGCCCAACCCTCGGGATCGCGCTGTCGTCGCGACTGCCTTTGCTGTCCGCGCATCGACGCCGCCACGGCCAGCGAACAGCGACGCCGACGGCGCATCATCCTCGCCCGATAAACTTTTTTTCCTTTCTTTTCCCTCCTCTTTTTTTTGCGCCAAACTCTTTTTTTGCGCCCCGCCTCTGCCCGCCGGTCTCGCGTGGCCAAAGACAGGGCACAAAAAAAGGAGGCTGCTGGCGCCCTTGCACAAAAAGACCAAGACCAAGAACAGGATACATTTGTCGCTTGCGCACTTTTTGTTTGGGTCTCCTTGTTCTTTTTTTTTCTTGAAAAGACACAGAAAGAAAGCAGTTGTTCTTTTTTTTTCTGTGTAAAAGAAAAGGAACTACAGGACCAGAGGAGGAGACGAGAACAAACCCCGGATAAAAAATACGGATAAAAAAGGGGCGTGCTCACTGGGCGCTGTTGCGCCGCACTCGCCGAGCAACGACCGGCGCGACGTTGTTTGTTGTTGTTTGTTGTTGTTGTTGTTGTCGAGAAAGCGGTTGGCGTGGCGGTTGTTGATGGGGCGGTGGCGAGTCTTGCTGGGACGACGGCGGCGGCGGCGAGGACGTCTTGACCGGTTCGAGCGGCGGCGGCAAGCCGGGTGGTGGCGTGACGCCGCCGTCGACGAGACACTCGCGCCCCAGACCGTCGCGGTCCGATGTGCTCCACGACAGCAGGTCGCCCCGCAAAGACGGGGGAGCGGCAGACTCGCCGAGGCCCTCTGCGATGATGCGGTGCGCCCACGCACGATGGCCCGCGGCCGACCCAAAGGCGCCAGTGTCTCTTGGCGCAGCATTATGAGCCGCATATGATCGGCCGCCAAACCGATACGGATGGTCGTCGTCGTCGGCCGGCAAGACAAAGGGAACAAATTCGGGCACCGTCGTCGAGACAAACCAGGGCGCATGCAGCGGCGGTGGCACCCCAATGTCCAGGTCAATGTCATCGCCCCATACCGACCACGCGGCCGGATCGCCGACGGCGGGAAGTACGTAAGTGCCACGCGACGACGAAGACGACAGCGGCGGCGGCAGTGGACTTTCGGCAAGGCCAAGGCCAAAATAGGGCGGCAGCAGCGGGCCTGCCTCGGCCAGGACCTGGCGGTTGCGTCCGCGCATCGACGAGCGTCGGCGTGTATGCATGTGCTTGTGTGGGGTCTCTCTCTCTCTCTCTTCCTATGTCCTCTGCTTGGCCGCTCCCTCTTTGGCCTTTTTTTCTTTTGCGCGCCCCGTTCTTTTGTGTGCCCGCTTTTTGCTTTGGCACCGTCGCTCCCCCGAGCCTCGTCCGGCGCGCCCCTTTTCAACTTTTGGCGCTCCGCAGGTCGCCTCCTGGCACAGCAACGAAAAAAAAGCAACACCAGCACTTGTGCCCAGCATTCTCAAAGAATATACAAAACTTGCACCTCGGACGATTGCCAATGGGCGCCGGCCAAAGATTTGGGACAGAGCAAGAACATTGACGAAAAAAAAAGAAAGGGCACAAGGGACCGTCCGTGGGCACTGTGCGCCGGCCGACAAAGTCCCCTTTGGCTGTGCCGTCTGTTTTTTTAGAGACCCCTCCCCCCCCTCCATTTTTCGTGCGTATGTGGGTCTGAGTTTTTTCTAGGGTTTTTTTTTGAAAAATAAAACAAAAAATATGGGGGGAAAAAAGAGCGTCAACAACCAAAACCCTCGCGCACTTTTGGCACAACCGCACGGTCGCCGCCCCACGCAAGAGGGTAACTTTTTCGCCTGAGCGTGCGCGCGCAGCCGCCAGCCGCTCAACGACCGGTCGTGCCAGGCGGCCTCCATGCTCCGCGTCGGCGCGTCTCGGTCGATTGCGCGGGGGTCTCGGTGGCGCCAGGCGTCGCCGCCGTCGCGGTTCTGGTCGCCGCCGTTGGCGTGGCGGTGGTGGCAGTGGTGGCCGCGGTCCCCGTCGGGGCGCGCCCCGACTCCACCGGGGACGCCTCCGGCGGCCGTCGTGTTTTCGGCCAGCGCCGCGAGCATGGCCACCATCGACGACTGCACGCCGCCGCCGCCGCCATTGCCTTCAGGCCCTGGCGCGCCGCCCGCCATGGCATGCTGGAGCACGCCCATGATGCCGGCAATGTCGACACCGGCGCTGGCCGCCTGGTCGCCCACCGAAGACGAGGTGATGGTGCGCAGGAGGAGCGGCAGGCCCTCGACCAGCCGGTCGCGGTCGTTGGTGGTCATGCCCGAGAGGATGCCCTTGCTCATCTGCACCATGGTCATCGGGTTGATGGCGGCGATCGGATCCTCGTTCTGCATGATGCCGTTGGCGGCGTCGACCACGCGCTCCATGACGCGCGACGGTATGGTCACGTAGAGCGTGGCGTAGTAGTTCAACTTGTTGATGAATTCCCACACGTTGGCGATGTTCTCCTCCATGACGGCCGGGTCGTCGTAGAGCGTGGCGTCGGTGAGGTCGGCGTACTTTTCGCGAAAGCCCATCTCGGACAGGATCTCGACGCGGCCCTCGATAAAGGGCGTCGGGTCCTTGCGCCCGCAGGCCTCATAGTAGCGCGACATCTGGTTGTGGTAGGCGCGGCACAGCCGATCCTGCATGGTCTGGTTGTGGCGCGCGAGGTCGTTAAATGCGCGCATGCGCACCCGCAGGGCCTCGTCGTCAGGAAAGGTCTCGCACATGGTCGACAGAAAGTCGCCCATCGTGTCGGTGAACTGCTGGCACGGGTCAAAGTTCATGGTCGCTGGCGGTCGGTGACGGTCTGCTGTGCCTTTTTTTTTCCTTTTCCCTCGTGGACGGCCTGCACGCACGCGTGGTGTGTGTGTGTGTGCCCGCCCTTTTTTCCCCTAGGCGAGGCACAGAAAAAAAAAGAAGGGAGACGGCCGCGCCAAAGACGGCCGCGCACGCACGCAGCGGCGCCGCGCGTCCGTTTCGTCGTCCTCGGTGCCCTTGGCGTGGCCGCCTCCCGCATTATCCTCTCTCCTTTCTGTTCGCTCTTTGTTCCCGTCTCTGGCTGCCGGGGCCGGGCGGCGCGCGTGCCGGCCCTTCCTGTGTGGCGCGCAACCCCGTAAAGAGATCACTCGGGGGAACGGCGCTGCCGGCACGCGTGCACGCCTACGCCACCTCTCACAGCAGCCGCCCGGCAGAGACGGCGCGCAGCGATATTGTTGTCGCCGCCGCTCTAATTTGATTGTTACAAAAAAATACAAAAGCACGACAGAGGAAATCGCGACAGCAAAAAACACGACTGCAAAAGAAAAAAAGGCAACCACAAACCCGCCGAGGAGACATTGGGGGTTGGGGGCGAGCGACCGACGGCCTCTGTTGTCTTTTTTTTTCTTTACACTTTTTATTTTCCTTTTTGATCTCGGCTTCCATTTCCGTTTTTCGCCGCCCACAGGCGCGCCCAGCACGCAAAAGGGGCGAGCACACACGCGCGCGCGTGCGCCCGGCATACAGCAGAAAAAAAGAGGCAAAAAAGGAGGAGGAAAAAAGGTTTGCGCGCACCTGCTCGCCCAACTGCCGCAGGCGTTGCCGACGGATAGGGCCGACTGGCAAATGTTGCTGCGCACGACACAGCCCCAAGTTCGCGACGCCTCACGGCGGCGGCCCGCTGGGCGAGCGCCACCCGCCAGGCGCGTGAGGGCCGTCGCCGCGCCGCCGCAACTGGACGGCACAACAGGCGCGGCTCACTTTGGCCCTGGCGGCACTGTGCACATCGACGACGGGATCATCGCCCGCTACGCCTCCTTTGTCGACCGCGCCCGGCCTGCGGCATCACTGAACCACCCTGTGGGTGCATCACCCCTGCCAGCGGTGTCCACACCAAGGCCATCCCCGAGCCCAATGCTACCGCCGCCAACAACGACACCTGCACCGAGGGCGCCAACGACCATTGGCATCAGGCGTGGCGTCGACGAAAAGGCGTCTTTGGCGCCTGGCGCGCCAGAGGTCAGACGGCCACTTGCAGCGCCGTCGCCGCCAACGTCGCCGCCACTGCTGGCGCCGCCGCGCCGCCATATAGTGGGCCGTTCGCCGATCGACGGCGACGACGTCGAGGATGAGAATGATGATGATGACGACAGTGAGGATGATTTCGCCTATGCCGCCAGGCCAGAGGAGCCGGTCGACCGCGTGGCCGTGTGCGCGCTCGCCCTCGTGGCGGCGCTCGTCATCGGCCACTGGAGACGCGCCCGTCCATGATCTTATTTTCTCTCTCTCTCTCTCTTGGTCGGTTCCCCTTTTGTTTTTGCTCAAACAAAAAAATACAACCGGCTGTCCCTTCTTTTTTGTTTGTTTGTAAATGTCTGCGCAAATGACCGAGACAGATTCGGAAAAAAAAGGTCAATCGCATCCTCGTGAGCACCGCCAAAGGCGCACACAGGCAGCGATGGGTTTGGGGGGGGGGGGGTAAAAAAGGAAGAGAAAAGTTGAAAAAAAGGCATGTATGCGCCGCCGGATTTGTGCATTCTATTGGTGGCGACTGCGTCCATGGCGACGGCGTCGCCCTCGACGCCGCCACCGTCATCGTCGCCCACGGCGACGGCGTCGTGGGCGCGCTCGGTGCGAGTGGGCCGCCGCACTGTAAGCGCACACGCGTCCCTTGTCCCGTCACCGGAACCTTTTCCGTCCCCCACGCAATCCGTCCGTGCGACCGCCTCTAGGATCACAGCGCATTCCCCCGTTTATTCATTCCCTGTTCCCAATTTCTTTTTTTTTCTCTCTGTGCATTTTTTTGCGTCTCGGCGCCAAGTCGCCCTTTTTTCACGTGCACGCAGACGATCGCGCACTGCGACAAGAGGCCCGCAGCGCCTGGCCGGATCTGCCACTATCCTCCTCCCAACGATCCCCCGGTCGGCCTCCATGGGCCGCGGTGGACCCGACCCCTCTCAACCATCCATACGCCTCCACTATTTGAACGTGTCGCCGCCGACGCGCCTCACCACTGGGCGTGTCGGCGGCGACAACCCGCCGACCACGGACCAGTGACCTCGATGGTAGCGAGGGCGGCGCTCGTCGCCGTGACCCTCTTGGCCCTGTGGACCTCTACAACGTCGGCCTCGGCCTCATGGTGGCCGACAGTCCAGGCCGCGCCACCGACATATGGCACCTTTGGCGCGCCGCACACGGCCGTCATGTCGTCCTATGGCGCCGGTGGCCACGTCTATGATGGTGGAAGCATCAGCGCCGAGCCGACCCTCGTCGACCGACTCTCGGGCGCCGACCGCGTGCGCGTGCCAGGGATCGACGCCCTGCGCGCGCTGGCGACGCATCCGATGGTGCGCGCGTCGGGCGCGCCCGCCATCATGGCCGTCGCCGCCGAGTGCGTCGCCGCGGCCTACACCTATTTGCTGGTGCGGCCCGTGGCGCATATCTACCACAATGCGCCGGGCACCGAGAACTGGGGCATGTGGTTTGGCGCGCCGCCGGCCGACATGTGTGCGCGCATGACAGGCGCGGCGTCGACAGCCGCCGACTGGGCCGCCAACCCGGCCGGCTGTCATGCCATGATCCAGCGCCGCTTCAACGGCTTTCTCACCATGGTGCACACGGCGTTGGCCCTGCTCGTTGCCGTGCGCGTGTGGCGTGCCGTCCGCGACGCCCTCTCGGCCGTCTTGCGCGGCGCTGGGCGCATTGCCCGGTGGGCGGTGGGCATGTCCGCGGCTAAGCCGCACTCGCCCCCGTGTTGCCGTTCGTGTCGCCGCCCATGTGACAAGGCCCAGCGCAGCGCCACCCCATAAAGAACAGAGAAATGAAACTCGACTGCCAACGGCACTGCACAGGCTCGACATAGGGCTCGCCCACGCGAGCAACGATTGGAACAAAAAAAAAGAGGACCAACATGATTGTGCCAAGGTTTGCGTGTAATCTGCACAGGCGACCGTTGAAAGGCCACTAGACCTCGGCGCCTTTTTTTGTACTGCGCTCTCGCCACCAAGAGCAAGGCGATACTGCAAAAAAATCAACCCTTTTTTTCATCCCTACCCTATTGTTTTCCTTGTTGGTGGATATGGTATTTGCGGCAAAAGAGAGAGAGAGTGGAGAGAGAGAGGTAAATAGACGACTGGCAACTAGGGATTGTGCCGTGGCACGGGCGCGCTGGTGTGGTTGGGTCACGTAGGACACAAGTGAAAAAAAAAGAGAGGAGAGAAGAAGTGGCCGACACGCGCCCGCCGTCCCTGCCGCCGATGGCCCAATGCAAGACCAAAAAGGAGAGATTAAGAAAAAGGCGCCTTGTCCTCGATAAAAGAATAAAAAAAGAGTGGGCAAAATGCAATCATCGCTGCCAAAAGCGACTTTTTTTCTTTTTGCAAGGCGACTTTGGGTTTCTAGACGAGCCCAAAGGGTTTGCAAAACCGGAAGGCGGACCCAAGCACCGCGGGGGACGGCCGATGGCGCGCACGCCAAAGGCGGCGGCGGCCATGGGGAAAGGACCACCCGCTTGGGCGCGTACACAGGGCAGCGACAGATCGAGCCTCTCTCAATCTTTTTTTTTTCGATTGGGCTTGTGTCGTTGGTGGCGACAGTCGGGCCAACAACACCTACAAACACCTGCAAAACTTGCAGTCGCCGCCGACGCTTTTTTTTTTCGTATTCGTCGGCCCTCTCTCTCCTCCACTGAATTCGCACTTGCCCGCGGCGGACACGACAATCATCGCCACCGCCATCGCCATCATTACCGCGATGGGGCGATGTTTGTGCACCGTGCGCGGGTGCTTTTACACCTGTTTGACGCTGGCCAATGTGGCGGCGTGCCTGGCCTTTCTGGCCTTTGCCGTCGAGTGCACGCTCGTGCACGGCGAACCGGTCGAGACCTGCTACGACTCGTTCCTCGCCTACCGCGAGGTCAACAAGGCCATGCTCGGCCTGCTCTATGGTACGTCGACGTGATCCTACTCTTTTCCGTCCTTTTTCGTCCCGCCCAGTGCCCCTTTTTTTGTTTTTCTTTTCAACTCTTTGTTTATGCCTTGTGGTGGGATGCGTCGCGCGCTGCGTCGGCTTCTTTTTTTTTTCGAGACGGATTGCCGCGCCCTCGCTCTTTTGCCTGATTTTTCTTTGCGCCCAACATTGAGACCCCTTTTTTCTCTTTTTTCCTCATTTTTCCATTTTTTTAACCTCTTCTTTTTATTTTTCCTCCTTTGTTGGTGTGGGCGTGCGGCGCACGACAGGCCTACAGATCGTGTGCTCGCTGCTGCTCCTGTGGCTGTGCCGCGGCGTGAGCGTGGGACCGTGGCGCCACGTGCGTCGCACATTGGCCGATCCGGGGGCGCGTCTCTACGAGGCGGCCATGTGGTCGGCCACCGGCGCATGGTGGCCTATGTGTGGTGGGCCCTGGGCAGCGAGGGCGTCTACGCCATGGCAGCGCTGATCACCACGGGCGTCCTGGCCAACACGGCCACCACGTCCTACATCGCGCCCGTCGACCTGAGCGAGCGCCCGTCGGTGGGTGCCGGCCGGCCGCGGCCCGTGGCGTCGGGCGCCGATGCCGAGGCGGGCCTCCATGCGATCGAGGCCGGCTCCTCGTCCTACTATGACTATAGCGACGACGACGCCTTTTACGACGAGTATGCCGAGGACGAGCCGGCGCTCGTAGTCGCGGGCGTCGTCGCCGCATCAGTCATCCCGAGCGCGACAACGACGAGGCCTCGACCACGGCCCGGTCGCATGCGCTCGGCGGCCATGCGCACCCTGTTGCTCAACCTGTTTCTCCACAACGCCGTGCTCTTTCTCTACGACGTGACGTCGGTGCTTGCCCGCCTAGAGGACGCAGAGTCGGCGCCGGTGGTGCGCCGCGCCCTTGTGCTCTCCAACCTGGCCAGCGTGTGGTACCGCGCCGGCCAGGCCCTCTTTCACTACCGCAAGTACAACTTTGCCTGGCGCAACGTCATGATTCCGCAATTCGAGGCGGCGCCCATTACGGCGCGCTGACGTGGCACCGTCGAGGGTGGCGCTCTTGTGAGATTAGCGAGGGGCGCGCCCTTTTTTGGCTCCCTTTTTCCCCCGACGTGAGGGCGAAAAAAAAAGAAAATTAAAAAAATAAAAGAAGGAAAACAGGTTGCGCCTTTGGCGTCTCTCTCTCCATTATCTTTTCCCTTTTGGCTGGCCAACATCTGGCGCGCTCGCCTTGAAAGGTTTAAAAAAAAAGGCCAAACACACTTCTGGCCCACAGGAATTGGCTCACACCAGCAGGACAAAAAGGAAAAGAAAAAAGAGGGACGGCTTTGGGACCAGTCACGATCGTCAGCCACACAACAGGTATTGAAAACGGCCATATGCTTTTCGACTGAACCAGAGACGCGGAACTTGGTGCGGTGGGGCAAAAGGCCAGAGGAGGTCCAAACGTCCCTCTGTCTGCGCGCGGGTTGCCCCTTTTTTGGAATACTGGGTATCGTGGCAAGGGCGCAGATACAAAGCAGCCACCGGCATAGATTGTTGGGTATCCTCTAATCCCACGAGCATGTCGACCCCCACCGCCCACCCGACGACCGCCAGCGCGCAGGAACCCACCATGTCGGATCTGTTGGCCAAGTTGCAAGAGGTCGTGGCGGCCCTGTCGATGACGACGGCGCCTCTGGCCACCCCGACCGAGCCCGCCACCTCTGTCGACGAGCCCGCCGCCCCTGTCGGCGCCTCGACAACGACAGCAGAGGTAGAGGCCACTGCCGCGCGTGCCAAGGAGCGCGTGCCTGTCTTTAAGCCAGAGAGTGCCTACGAGGCCGCGCCGCGCCGGCTGACACGCGCACATCTCATGGCCGGCGATTACTGCGGCACCGGCGCGTCCCACTATATGACGGTGGCCCAGTTTGCCGAGCGCATTGCGGCCCTGCCCACCGATGCGCTGGTGGCCGTTGGCGCGGAACTCGACGCCAAGGTCCTGCGCGTGTACCCCGCGTACCATTACTACGTGTCGCACATGCGGCATTTTTCTACCGGCGCGTCATGCCACCGCCATGCAGTCGTCTCGTCGCCTGAACCTGTTGACAACGCCATGTTCAACGCCGTCAAACTCGCCGGAGGACCCATCGAGGCCGGGCGCCTCGCCCGCAAGATGGCCAAGTATGCGCAGGACGCTCCCGACGCGATCGTCCTCATTGGCAAGAGCCTGGCGTGGCTGCCCATCCATTATGACAAGGCACCAGTGGTCGGCACGCCGGTGCCGGTCATCGCATCCAACCCGATCTATGGCATCGACGACACCCATCTCGACCCGTACGATCGCGCCGGTGTCCGGTTCGCCTTGCTCGACACCGTTGTGGCCAAGGCCAAGACGATGGCGCACACTTTCGCCACCCGCGACAAACTTGATCAGATCGCATCGTATGTCGCCACCGCCATGGCCGACTGTGGCCTCGCGGCGTTTGACCTGTTTTACGTGCCCCATGCTGGCACGCGCGCCGCCGTCTCGTCCGGCGCCGCCGATGACTATGGCGACCTGCTCACCTTGGCCGAATTCGCCGCCGCTTACGGCGGGCGCGTCATTACCGAAAAGCAGATCCAGCGCTTTTACCGGCCCGTAGCGCCCTCGGACCCGACGGTCACCGCCACCCCCATGGCACGGATCCTCTCTGCCAAGGTCGACAACGTCGCCGATCTCCTCGCCCTCTTGGACGACCCGCTCCTCTGCGCCTGATCTCTGGCCGCGTGCCCTCTTTTTTTTCATGTCGTGCCTTGTTTCGCGTTGCCACGTGCGACAACAAATAGAGTAAAAAAGAAAAAAAGAAAAAAGAAAAAATGTCTACTCTAGGGATCGCGTGAGATCGCCGGACCTGATTGATGTGCGCAAGGGACTCTGTGGGCGCACACGCACGTGAAAAGAGATGGCGGGAGCCATTTGGTGGGAGGAGAGGGGGGGGGTGATGGGAGGGAGAAAAAGCCATGCCCAAGTTGCCGGTCAATTGTTGCGCCGCAAACAGACCGACGGCACGACTGGGACGATGCCGTGGTTTGGACATTGGGGGGGCCACACAAGAGCGCGGGCAATGTAGGGCCAGGCGAGCGACGACTGACCCACAGGACACCCAAAGACAGCGGGGGACCAGGAGGACCGAAAGAGGGAGCACGGCAGTCGGCTTGACCGTCTCGCCCTCTTTCCCCTTTTTTTCTCTCGGTCAATGCTTTTGCGCTCGCCCCGTTGACCCTCCGACCGTCCTTTTTTTTGATTCCTTGTTCTTTACGCAAGGGCCACAAGAAAAGGGCGGGCGGCGACGCCACATCCCAATTAGGGCGTGCCCCAAAAGAGTTGGAGAAAAGAAGGCGCCCGTGCTCGTCGCTGGCGACTCCTATCCCCGTCCCCTTTGGGCCATCTCTAGGTGCACATCTTTTTTTTTCCCATTTTTTTTATTTCATTTTAATGACGTCGCGCAGATGCATTGCCAACAAAAACAAAAGAAAAGGAGGAAAAAAAGGCTCCAGAGCAGGCGCATACGCACGGGAGGAAAAAAAGGGGAAAAGAGTAAAAAGGTGGTGATGTAGATGGCGGGCACAAGAGGGATGGGCACGCCTAGCAACCATAGTCGGGCTCGGGTCCAAGGGGAACAAGGTAAAAGACCGAGGCGTCAGGACCGACGGCGGGCACCGGAGGGGGACACATTATCCTGCCCACGCCAGAGTCGACGGCGCACGCGGCAGACGCGCCCACGCTCGTGATGGCGACCGGGGTCTCGCCGCCGTGGAGCCAGCCGTCGACGCCGTTTGGCGGCGCGACCGTGTTCGTGAGCACCAACGACGCCTCGACGGGGTCGTCGTAGGGACCGCAGTTGATCAGGGTGGCGCCACCGCGCGGGCTGTTCGCAGCGCACTTTTGCACCGGGTCGGGAACCTCGCACAGCGGCCGCTTGACGGAAAAGGCCACCGAGATGTTGTGCGACGGCGACAGCGGGACGCGCCCGCACGTCTGGCGCGGATAGGGTGCGCCCAGGATGAAGCGCGACGCCTGCGACAACAGCGGCTTGGCAACGTTGCACTTGACGCTCTCCCAATCGTAGGTCGCCTGTGGGTCGTAGCCCTGCCATTGGCAGAACAACTGGTAGTGGACCGAATAGATGGCGAACGTGTCGCCGACCGAGAGGATGGGCGATCCCGTCGGTTGGTAGGCCGCCGAGACCAACGACGCGCACGCCAGTGCCGTCAGCACGGCAATGGCAATGGCGGCGGGACGCACTGTACCGTATGGGTGGGTGGTAGTCATTCGGGCCGATGTCGTTGGCGACAGTGGTTGCAGAGGTGACGTGCGTCCGTTGCCGCACAATCCACCGGTAGGCAAAAATAGAATGGGTCTTTTTTTGGCGCGCGCATACGGCCTTTTTCTCTCTGCCGCTCTTGAGCCAGAGCGGCGCGCCACGGCCAATTGCGTGGCGTCCCTCCTTTTTTCTTCCCGTGGAAGAGACAGCCGCGGCGCCGGACCCGTTCCTTCTTTTGCTCGGTGCGTGCCAGCACCCAGTCGGCCCTGTCTAACAAATCGACTTTTTTCTTTGGCGAGCAGCCACCCAACTATGATTTTTCTCATTGGCGGAAATCAAACTACTCTTTTTTTTGATAAACAACATAAAATCGATATAAAATGTGTCTAAAAAACAAAACTCACCAGGTGGGGCCGGTTGCGCAGACCCAAAGCCCGGGCGTGAGCATGGCCGGGTTCGTGTTCGCCCCAAAGCCAAGGTGCACAAACCGAGATCGGCTCGCACACACCCACAGTAGGCGCCGTCGACTGTTTTTCATTCCGATTTATTCTGACGCCGCGGGTTGTGTGCATTCTAAACCGACCACGACGAACCGATAGACCAAGATCACCGGCCGACCTTGGCCAACTGCCAAAACACTTGGCCGCAACCCTCGTATGTGCGCCCAAAAGAGGGCCCAACAAAAAGGCATGGGAAAATAGGATTTTTTGTTTTATTGGATCTGTAAAAAAAAGAGGAAACAAAAAAGGCAGCGACCGCCGGCGCGGCATCTAGAGAGAAAAAAAAGGAGATCAAAGGGGTGTTGTGCAACGGCGGTCGGTCCAGAGTTGCGCGCGCATGTCGGACAGACCCGCGGCTTCCGCCGTGCGTCCGTGGTCGACACAGGCTTGCTGCAGCCTCGCCAAATGGCGTGCCATTAAAGCAACGCCGCGGCGCGAAAAGGGATCGCCCTGTGCGACAGCCGCCCTCATGACCGCGTCGCGAAACCCCACGAGGTTGACAAAACTGTCGACGGTCATGGATGCGCGAGTGCCGTCCTCGGGTGGCGACTCCTTGGCGATATTGTCGCGGGCAGACATTGGTGGAGCCGATCGGGCCGACGGCGCCCTGCGCATAGCAGGCGGCGACCCCTTGTCGGTGGTGCGCACATGTCCGTGGCCCAAGACCAAGAGCGGCACGGCGCCCTGGTCGCGCAGATGATGTTGGACGGCCGCATTGAGAACGCCGACGGCGACGGCGACGGCTTCGTCCTTGCGCATGACGCCCGAATCCAAGGTGTCGAGCACGATCGCGACGGCGTCTTTACACACGGGCGTCAGCCAGGCCCACACGTCGAGTCGCTCCGGCCACCACGTGTGTTCGCGTGGCGGGCAAAACAAGGCGCCGCGTCCGTCGGCGTGTTTGATGGGACCCTGGACCTTGGCGGCCTCGGCAGAGCGCGCGCATTCGTGCACATCATAGAGAACGGCCAGAGAGATGGTCGCTTCGCCCTTGCCGTCGGCGAGGCGCCTTGTCAGTGTGCCGCCCGCCGAGGCCATCTCGATGCGCTCGGTCCTCGCAGGCAACGACGCAGCGGCCACACGGGAGATGCTCCACGGCAGTGGGCTCATCAAGCGTGCTGTTGCCCTCTTCATCTTTTTTTTTCTTTTTCGATTGTGTTTCTTTTGCCTGTTTGCCCTCTCTTTTTGACAAGACTTTTTGTCGTCGGTCTCGTGTGTGCAGGGCGCGCGCGTTGGTCGAAAAGGGCAGCCTCGACGGGCCGGCGCATCAGGGCGACATCGACGGCTCATTCGTCTGCCCTTTCATGGCATGCAAACAATCGGTGCGTGTCAAGTGGACGGCATAAATGGAGCAGATATTAAAAAAAAAGGCACGAGGGCGCTGTCAATATTGCGCCCGGTGCACGGCACACACACACACATAAACCAACGAGGGTCAAATGTTTTTTGGGAGACAGGCGTCCAAAATGACACAAGCGGTCGTGTGTGTTTTTCCCACTCTTGGTGTCGGCTGCGCCAAAAGGCACCATCCGGGTCCTGCCATCTGCGCCTCTGCCGCCTCGCCCTGACGACGGCAAGTGTGCGAAAAAGATTTTGATTTTATAAAAAAAGTGTAAAAAACCAAAAGTCGCTGCGTACTCGGCGTGCCTCCCGCATTGGACCCGCCCAAAGACACATGCACACCACCAAAATCAGACAGAAACCCCCGTGCAAGAACCGGGGCCACGCCGGCCGTGCACCGCGAGTGGTTCTGCAGACAAGACAACACAGATGCATTTGCAAAAAACCGCCAGCCTTATGGGACGGCGGGACCCGCGCGCCCGAAAAAGATCGCCCGATCGCACATTTAAAAGACGATTATCTATGCGCTCAACATATCTACCTCTTTTCAACTAGGCCCGTTCCCTTTTGCTTGGCCTTTTTGTGATGTCGACATCCACCACCCAGGCCGCCAACGCCAAGGACGTCCAAATGCAATCCACCCTGTTGGACTTTGCTACCAAGTTGCAAGAGATCCTCGCATCCCTGACCATCGCCCCGCCGTCGACGCCGCCTGTGGCCGATGTTGCGCCCGCTGAACCGGTCGACGTGCCGGCAGAGGCCGACTGCGGCGCCGGCGCCAAGGTCCTTTGCGTGCATGCCTACTTTTACGCTCAAGGGTGCCTACAAGCTACGCCGGCCGCGCTCTCGCGCGCAAAGTGGATATACGACTGCGAGGAACAAGGCGACGCCGGGTACATGACAGTGGCCCAGTTTGCCAAGCGGCTCGCAGCCCTCCCCGCCACGGCGCGGGTATCGACGGGATCGGAACTCCAGGCCAAGGTCGTCCGTGTGTACCTCGATCGCCACAATTCTCCCACTGCGGCCAGGGACACTGGCCGCGGGCACATCCACAGGTCGACCGTTGTTTCGGTATCGGACGTAGACACTGCCAGCCCGTCCACTGCGTTCAATGCAGTGGAACTGACCGGACCGCCCATCGAGGCCGGATGGCTCGCGCGCAAGTTGGCCAATTACGCACACGATGCGCCCGACGCTCTCGTCCTCGTTGCCGGAGGCCTCGCAACGCTCCCCAGCGCCGTCAAGTGCGTAGGGATCGTATCGGCCCACGTGCCGGTGCCGGTCACGCTCTCGTGCCCGCAATGGAGGATCGGCTGCGGTCTCGCCAGTCCTTTTGACGAGGCCAAGCAGAACGAACTCGACGCCGTCGTCAGGCGGGCCAAGGCGTTGGTGCGCTGCGGTGGCCGCGACAGGCTCGGCGAGATCGCCTCGTACGTCGCCGAGGCCATGGCCGGGTGTGGCCTGGCCGCGTTCGATCTCTTTTACGTGCCGCACGCTCAGACGCGCGCCGCGGCCGCCCATCGCGTATGGGGTGACCTGTTGGCCAGGGCCGAGTTTGCCGAGGCCTACGGGCGCCGGATCGTGACCGAGAGGCAGATCCAGTGTTTTTACCGCCCGGTGGTACCGTCTGATCCTGCGGTGCCTGTCAACCCGATGGCGCGCATCCTCGCGCCGGCTGCCGGACAATTTGGCCGACCTGCTCGACCTCGTCGACGACCGCATGCTCTGCTTGTGATCTCTCTCTCTCTCTCTCTCTTTCTGCTCTGTCTGTTTTTACTCTGACTTTTCTTGATTTCTTTGGGCGTGCCCGCTGCGGTCGGCGGCGGCCTTGTCGCCCAACCGACACAAAACAAAAGAAGCACCCCAAGTCGAAATGAGAAATAAACAAAAAGAAGTTTTTTTCGAGCAACTAGTTCTGTGGTCTGTTTTTCCCCGTCACCAAAAGGGACCACACAAGTGAGCAAAAAGAAGAAAGAAACAAGAGACAGGAAAAACAAAAAAGGCGGTGCCAGGCGCGGCTAGCCATCGGGCGGCTGTCGGTCATGGGCAAACCCAAAGGCCATGGAAGCCACCAGGTGCGCGAGGCCGTCATCGCCTTGGCTACCGCCGCCGTGGCCTCGCGGGAGCGTCATGGCTTCGCGCGCCTCACGCGCCTCGCACAAGAGCGCGGGGGTTTTGGCAACCAGCAACATCTGCCGTCGGCGCGCGACCTCGCGGACGAGCGCAGAGAGGGTTGTGTCGACATCAGGGGGCGATCTGTGCGTATGGCTATGTCCGCCTGCGCGGTTTGCTTGCATGGGCCGGGCGAGGTTGCCATGTTTGGCCTGGTGTGCCATGGTGGTGTGGTGTGGGCGCACAGCGCAACAAAGGAGGGTTTCGTATTTGCCGAGGGAAAAAGGCGCGGCCTATCTGTCTGTTCAAGCGATCCTGGGGAACCAGAGCAGCCAAGAAAGGCGCAACCGCGGCGTGCCCCGATTGCATTCGGCGCCGAGCGGGACCAGTAGATTTTTTCTTTGGCGAGGGCGCCATAGGGCCTGCCGTTGTTTGCCGAGAAAGGCGAAAAAAAAGCGACGACGGTAACAACGGCCGGGGCGAGGGGTGTCGCCTCTGGAGGACGCTGTGCCAAGAGGCTGCTCGCGCAGACGGCACCTCCCGTGTCCAACGCATGAAAATCCCCTCATATGCCTCAAAGGGCACGACCATTTTGCCGGCCTTTGCGCGCGCTCTGCCGTTCCCGCCTCTCCACATTTTTTTGGGGGTTTTTCCAGCAGGGATCCTTGGCGCGGCCGACCACAATCAACGGCGCCGATCTGGCGCACTTTCGACTCACACGGCGGTATGGTCGATTGCGACGTCGACGACCATTGTTGTCGCGCCTGCGCTTATAGTGCCCCCGCGACAGCATGTTTGACGCCAATGTGCAGCGTACACGGGCTCGATCGCGGCGCGCTGCCAGGGCCGCCGGGATCGCCTGGACCCTCTGTTGCCGGCATCGCAGGCGCGCCGGGACCCGCAGGACCAGCGGGTCCTCCAGGCATAAGTGGACCCCGAGGGCCACAAGGTCCGATGGGTGCACCCGGCGAGACGGGTCCGCCAGGTCCTCCGGGTCCGCCGGGACCGACCGCCCCGGCGATCGGGTTCAGCGGCATCATCGAGCCGGGCACGACGGTCACGCTGCCGCCCGGCGGCGGCACGATCCTCGACATGTTTGAGACATCGTCGCGCCCCGGACTGTACACCACGGTGCCCTTTAGCGGCATATTTACCGCGCCCGCGACCTCGACCTACCGCTTCAGCGCCAATCTCTTTATCGCCGACGTCCTCATTACAGGGCCAGGCGCCGGGCTCGACGCATTTTTCATTATGAACCCCATTGCCGGGCCTGCATCTCTTGTTCGGAGGGCGACGACGCCATACCTGGCCGGGGCACCTGGCGGCGCTGGTCTCGCTGGCATCACGCTGCGTCTGAGGGCCACGCTCCTTGTGCCTGCCGGCTTTAGGGTCTCGATTCTCGTGCTCAATAATACGCCCGACACGGTCGTGCTCTCGATGGCGGGCGACGATCCGACGGCCACGTGGTTTGACGGCAACGCCACAGGCCAGCCCGCCGAGGTGCCCTAGAGCGCTCCAACTGTCGCCTACACGTACCACGAGGCGATGGCCGCGATGACGTAAGAAAAAGAGCCGCCAAGGACGCCAGACGCCGTGGACCGAGGCGATAGTGTCTGCTCGCGTGACCGCCAGAAAGAGACGGAAAAACGACCAGATGGGACGGCGCGCTGTCGAGAGTCGAAAGCGCGCCAGCCGCCGCGGCAGTGCCGCTTTTTTTATCTTGGCCGGCTGCCTCCCCCCCCCCGCGCGGTGAGATGTCTCTTTTCCTGCAAAATTCTTTGGTCCGTTGCCGGTATTGAGGGCACTTCTTTCTCTCTTCTTTTCTTGACGTAAAGGAGCAAATGCTGTTGGCCTGAAATCGGCGTCCATTGAGCCTATTTTCTTTCCGCTAGTTCGAGAGCAGGCTGCCTCTTTTTTGGTGGTCTTTTTCTTGTCAATAGTTTGCACAGAGACCACAAAGACACGCCCAGTTTGGTCGATGAAATGCCAAAACAAGGGCAAAGGAGGGGCGGGGGAGCAGGGAAAAAGGGCAGGGGCGGCGCCTCTAACACTGGTGGGTGGGATCGACGGGGATGAAATAAAAGACCGAGGCGGCTGCCGGTCCAGGACCGGGACACAAGATCCGGCCGAGAGTCGAGTCGACGCCACACTTGGCGCCCGTAAACACGCTGGTGATGGCGATCGGGGTCTCGCCGCCGTGGAGCCACCCGTCGACGCCATTGGGCGGAGCGGCCGTGTTGACCGGCAGGAACGAGGACTGGACCGGGTTGGTGCCGTCGTTGATGCCACAGTTGATCAGGGTTCCCACGCTCGCCACCTGGCGCATGTTGCACGTGTAGGCCCGATCGGGCTGCCCGCACACCTGGCGCCTGACGGCAAAGGACACTGAGATGTTGTAGGGCGACATGGGGATGCGACCGCAGACCTGACGCGCGTACGGGGCGGTCATGAGAAAGCGCGACGCCTGGGCCAGTTCGTCGACGCCGACGTTGCACTTGATGTTCTCCCAGTCGTAGATCATCTGCGAGTCGAGCGCCTGCCAGTAGCAGAAGGACTGATGGTAGGCCGAGTAGATGACGAACGTGTCGCCGATCGACAGGACGGGCGAGCCCGACGGCTCGTAGGTCGCTGAGACCAACGACGCGCATGCCAGCGCCATCAGCACGACGGCGGCGGCTGCCATGGCGGCAAGGCGCATTACAGACGGTGGATGGGCGGTGTTCATTCCGGTCGGCGGTTATGGAGAGTTGTGGTGTGCGTCGCCTCCTTTGATGCACTCTGTCAGCGGGCAAAAATAGAGTGTAATCTTTCTTTTTTTTTTGGTGCACAGAATACGTTTTTTTGTTTTCCCTCTGGCGCCCCGTGCGACGGGGCGACGGACCGCGACCAACGCACTCGGAGCACGGCTAGAAATCTGCCAAAGGCCGGCCGACCAATTCCCGCAAACTGGCCGTGTCTGGGTTTTGCGATAGCGTCGTTTGTAAACGGGTCCCAGTCACCGGCGAGCACCGCTGGCGACCGATCACATGACATCCTCTCTCCTCTTTGCTGCCCTCGCGTGAGAAAGGCAGTTGCGACGCCGAGCCCGCTCCCTCTTGGCCAACACCCGACGGCCATGACTTTGCTGCCGTGCCGACGGCCCGTTCCTCTCCCGGCTGTCCACCTACGCAAATACAAAAGGACACGAGTCGCAGAACCGAATAACGAAAAAGTCGGACCAAAAATTTAAATAAGCGGGCTGCTGGGTGCCATTGACCGTGTCCATCGCCTCCCCCCTCCCCACCACTGGCCGTGTCGCCAAATAGAAAATCGTACTGAAAAAAAAAGAGTCTTTTTTTATCGAAACTCTTTTTTCTTTGCGACCCACGGGGCACGCAGAGGCGGCCGGTGCAGCGCCTGCTTGTGGCTAGTCGGCCAGCGGTCGCGGCACAGGACCCGGACTGGACGATTGACTATGATTTGGCCGCGATGCGTGGGGCTCGGATCGGTCGCATTCAGTGCTTTCGGATCGGTTAATCCACACCAAATTGTCCAATCGTAAATCATATAAATCAAAAATCCACTTGAAATCCCGGATTTTAGTCGTCGGTTAACTGATCCACAAGCACTGGCCACATTCAACGCTGGGCGGCCGCGGGAGACTGAGCGGCATCTCCGAGCCAAATCAGTGCTTGCCGACAGTCGAAATTCCTTTATGATCGGCTCTACGTAGGGGACTAGGCATGGGCTCTTTATGTAAAGGTCGACCGGCCCGCCTGTGCCAGAGGTTTGGTGGCCTGTGTGGCAAACACCGACCGAATCCAACAAGCCAAAAAAGAAAGAGATAAAAATGTCGGTGTCTCTGCCCTTTTCCAGTTCATTAAAAAAAGTAAAAAAAGACGTATTTTTAATTGGCATTGTTGTTGGGTTTTTCCCGGTGCGCATCGTCGGGCAAGCCACATTGAGGACGAGGTTGCCTGAAAACGACGTCGCAGAGGAAAAAAAGAAGGAACGGCCAGCAGGGCAGCGACCAGGCGCGGACCGAGCGAGCGTGCCTAGCACTCGTGGTCGGGCACCGGATCGACGGGAATGAGGTGAAAGACCGAGGCGCCGGCAGAGAGGGGGTGGGGACACAGGATCTTGCCAAAGGCCCAGTCGACGCCGCACGTGCCGCCCGTGTAGGCGCTGGTGATGGCGACCGGGGTCTCGCCGCCGTGGAGCCACCCGTCCACGCCATAGAGCGGCGGGGCCGTGTTGGTCAGCAGGAATGAAGCCTGCACGGGGTTGTCGGCGCCGGTGGCGCCGCAGTTGATGAGGTGTGCGTTTCCGACCACCGGGATCATGGCGCACGTGTAGAGCGGATCGGGGGCGCCGCACACCTGGTACTTGACGCCAAAGGACACCGAGATGTTGTAGGGCGACATGGGGATGCGCCCACACACCTGGCGCGGGTACGGTGAGGTCATCACAAAGCGCGTCGCCTGGGCCAAGTCGTTGGCGCCCACGTTGCACTTGAGGTTCTCCCAGTCGTGGATCATCTGCGGGTCGGGGGCATCCCAGTGGCAAAAGGAATGGTGATACGCCGAATAGATGGCAAAGGTATCACCGACCGATATGGTGGGCGAGCCCGTCGGGGTGTAGACGGCCGAGACCGCCGGCATCGTGCACGCCAAGATTGCGAGGACGACAAGGACGGCGGCAACGGCAGAGCAAGTCGTTGTTGTTGCTGTGCGCGTAGTGGCTGTCTTCATGGCGGGCAGTGTCGAGAGGGCGGATGCAGAGGCGATTTGTTTTTGGTCCAAGTTTTGTTTGGTGCTGGTGGCGTGCGTCTGCTTTGGTGCCGGTGGACAAGAATAGAATGCAAAGTTTTTTTGGCGCATGCGGGGAGCCTTTTTGTCTTTTTTCCTTTTCGCGTCCCGGCCAGAGGCCGCGCCATGCGCTGATTCGCGGCTCTCGGGCGCCCGCCCCGTTGCCTTTTCAGGTTTTTCCTCTTGATGGGTGCCGGCGATTCGCCGCCTGCGCACGTGTCGACCCTCGCGTCCCCAAGCCAACGCCCGGAACCGCCATGACGGTCTCTGCCCAACGGCATTTAACAAAAGTGATCAGCAGGGGGCGCGCAAAAATAGCGCCCACAATTGGCGCGTCCCGCAAACACGACCCGGTTGCGGTGCTCTATAAATACACGGCCGCGAGGATGGGATGATCACGTCTATTTTCATCGCAAGCGACCACAACCACCAAGACAAACAACCGTTGCACCTTGCCGTTCCCTTGCCTCGCTCAACATGAACAAATGCATGGTGGCGCTCTCGCTGCTCGCGGTGTTGCTCTGCGGACCCATCGCCGGTGATGCCTTTCACTACACGGTCGTCGTCGGGACGTCGACCGTCGTCAACGTCCCGCCGACCGCCACCAATGTCAAGGCCACGCTGTGGGGCGCCGGCGGTGGCGGCGCATCATCTATGCACTGTGGTGCTGGCGGCGGAAGCGGTGCCGCGGTCATGAACCGCTCGATCGACATCTCGGGATGGGGCGGTTACCCCAGCGTCCAGTGGCTCGTCTCGGTGGGCCAGGGCGGCGCCGCCTCCAACGGCACGGTGGGTCCGGCGCACGGCGGTTATGGCGGCGATGGCGGAGACACCACGCTCACTGTGCTCTCGATGGGCATCACCCAAATCTATCACCTGGCGGCCTATGGTGGCGGCGGTGCCGTCGCCCTCTCTAGCGGCGGCATCTATGGCTGTCAGGGCGGGGCCGGTGGTGGCGCCGCTTCGGCGGCCCACGGCGTCACTCCCGGTTCAGGCACCCCGGCGGGCGCGGCCGACGATGACAACAAGGAGCCGGCGCGTCAGGGCGATATGGTGGGTGACATCAAGGCGGGCGGTGCCGGTGCCGGTTCGGCCTTTTTGGAGCCCTCGGTGCCTTTTGTCGACGGCGCGGCGTGGACCTCGCCCGGCCACAATCAGGCACCCGGCCGCGGTATCAACGACTACCTCGTCGGATGCGCGTCGCGCGGCGGTGCCGCCGGGTTTGGCGGCGCCGGCGGCAACGGCAAAAACTTTGACTCGGCATGCTGGGTGCCGGCGCCCAACACTGGCGCGGGCGGCGGCTCGGCCTATGTGTGCGGAGGCTCGGTGCGCTACCACGCCGACTCGGCCGGGTCCTCGGGCGGCGCCATCATCGAGTACGACTATGATGTGGCGCCAACTCCGTCGCCCACGCCTTCGCGCACGCCCACGCGCACCCCCAGCCCGTCGCCGACTCGGTCGCCCTCAATGACCCCCTCGCCGTCGTCGCAGCCGTGGTCGCAGTGGGTGACCTTTGTGTCGCCCATCAGCGGCAGGCAGTTGACGGCGCAGGACGACGGCAGCGTGGCCTCCTTGTGGGTCGGCGCGTCGCCCAAGGAAAAGTGGACCGTGGCGCGCCTCGCCAGCGGCAAGTACACGATCAAGTCCTATGCCAACCGCTACCTCGGCGCCAATCCGGGCGGGTGGGTGCGCGCCGAGGCCACGACGGTGGGCGCCTGGGAGCAGTGGGACATTCTCCTCGGTCCCAACGACCAGTGGACCTTTAAGAGCGTCCACGGCACCTACATGGGCACCACCGCCGCCGGCGTCGTCTACCTCAACGACAATGCGAGCCTCTACTGGACCAAGTCGCCCGCCTCGTAAGGGCTTCTTCTTTCTCTCTCCTCATTTTCCTCGTTTTTTTTCATTTTTTTTTCTTGGCACCCCATCGTCGCCCTTTTGCCGCCTTGTGCTCGGTCGAGCCGCCAGCCGTCTTGGCGACATGCAATAGGAAAAAAAAGACAGACGAGAAATGCACATTTAGACTTGCGCTGCAACAATGGGTGCTCTTTTTTTTTGTTTCGCTTCGCCGGCCGTACATTTTTGATCCCTTTTTCCTCATTGTGCGACCAAAAGGATGTCTCGCTGTGGTCCACGTCGCGGGGTCGGAGCACGCCCGTCGCTGATGGCGCGGAAGCCATTGTCCCACGCCATCCGACAGCATTTCCCTTTTCGGTCCCCAGACATGTCTTCTTTTTTGTGCGCTATCTTGTGGCGCGGCCGGGTGCCTCTGTGTGTTTGGCACCCTGGGCGTCGGCATGTGTGCTGTCGCACACTGCGACAGCACACGCGCATACATACATACATACATACATACGCAGACGCGATGCCCTGGCCCGCGCGCAGCCACGAATCCAACCTACTTTCCTTTGCCTCTCCTTCTTTTTTTTTGACCTTTCAAAATCAACCGACGGGCCAGCGCGCGCTCTTGCCTTCTCGTTGTCTTTTTCGCTGGCGCAAGGCCAGGCAGCGAGAGCAGCGTCGTGAATTGAGGGACAATGACAGGCAAGCCAATCGAGCCCGCGGTGTGCTTGACCTTTGTGTGCTCGTCTTTTCCCGAGCGGTCCACCCCCTTTTTCCCAAAATATTAGATGGGAAAAAAGAAGAACATTGCGAAAGGATAGGAAAAAAGCGCGGATACATGAGGGCCATGCGATACTCATCTTTTTTTACTTGGTGTATATCTCTTTCTCTTCTTTTTCACGACCAGATATGCACACCCAAAAGAGCATGTCTGGGCACACGAGGATCAGGGCGAAAAAAATAAGGAGAAGAGCAATCAAAGGGCGGCAAGAAAAAAGAGACAGGGAGGGGCCATAAAAGGCCAGAGCGCGACCGCGCAGCCTAGTCGACGAGCACAAACTTGAATCCGGGCTGCGGACCAGAGAAAGCGCACCAAAAGTTGCCCGACGGCCAGAGGGCGGTGCACCAATTGTGCACGGGATCGACCGACGGTTGGCGGATGTAGACGGTGGTGCTGTTGCCCCTGAGCCAGCCGTCAGACGGCGCCACCTCGTTGAGGATATTGAACCGCGGTGCATCCGGGCCGCACTGCGGATACTTGCATCGGAACTGGGTCGGGTTCTCGATCGACCCCATCGCCGACGCGCACGATCCGCCGTCAAAGGCATAGAGCGACGCCAGTGTCAGGTTGGATGGCACGACGCGGCCGCACGAACCACCCAGGACGAAATAGGTCGCCTGGGTTATGTTGGCCTCGCTCACGTCGCACAGCACCGCACAGTCCAATTGCGCGCAATCGGTCCTGCAAAAGGCAGCGGTGGACATGGCGTAGATCTTGAAGCGCTGGCCATACGAGATGATCGGATCGGTGTCGAGGGCCAGCGCGCCGCGCACGGCCAGCAGCGCGCACGCGGCCAGCACGGCCACAAAGATGGGCGCGGTACGACGGGGCATCGCCACACGGGACATTGCGCGTGAAAGCGTACGAAGAAAAGGGGGGTCGACTGAGAGAGAGAGAGGGTCGCTTGTGAACACCGCTAGAGGGTAGGCGGCGCGTGCGGATCGAGAAAAGGTGATGCCAAAAGTGGAAGCGCTGCCTTTTTATAGTCGGGCGCTGCTCGCGGCGACAGTGGGTCGTCTCTGCGTTGATTGGGTGCCGTGCACAAGGACGCACGCTGCGCCTTTAGGCGAACGTCCAAACAAACGGATTGCGCGGTTGCCAATGCGGTGCGCCGTTGTCCTGGCCCTATCCCCTCGCCGCTCCTGCGGTATGCTCCGATACGAAAGGAAAAAAAAAAGAGGCGAGAACCGGCGCGAGCTGCATGGCGCCTCGTGTGATTGGTCTCTTGTTTGCTTCCGCTGTGTTTTTTCTTTTCCTCCCATTTTCCTTGCGTGGCGGCGACGGCGTCAGCCGGCGGCCTTGCCTGGCCAACGCTCCCACCGAGCCGTCTTGCCCTGCTGACGCTCCCCCCGCCCCACGCAGCGAGATCAAAGGGAATGCGACAAAAAATGCCCACATTGAGCAGGCGCTCTGCATTGACCGCGTGCAGTGCTTTTTTCTTTTCCTCTTTTTTTTTCTTTTAAAAAATAGTTTCCATTTTTGTGGCGCTGCCGTTGTCGGCCGCCGCGGTGCTCTGTCACCACGAGGCAGCGAGGGCCGCGACGAAAAATGAAAGAAAAAAGTGTAAAAACACCGACAATCCACAGGAGAAAAGAGGCCGAACTTGTCCACGCGGTCGACTTTTTCGGCCCAGCAGACCGCGCGAGCGAGCGTGCGCACCGGCGAGCCGACGCATCAGGCGAGCCATCGGGCGCGCAACCTTGGCGGTCGATCGAGCGCGCTCCCTAAAGGAAAGCAAGGACAAGGCGGGCAGTCACGCCGCACAGCACCGTCTCTCGCCCCCTCTCGCCCCAATCTCCCTCAAGAGACCAGAGAAAAGAGAGGAAAGGGCGCGCATCCGTGTCGACGCGATTCAAAAAAAAGGCACGACGGCGGCGCACTTTGCCCTGGGCCTTGGTCGCATTTCTCACTCTGGCTTGTTTTCTTTTTTCTTTCTTTCTTTCATTGTCATGCCGTGGCGATCGCGGTGATTGTTTGGTTGTGGTGTCGGCGTCGGCGGGGGGGGGACGCAACCAGTAGGCCTCGCTTTTTTCTTGCCGGGTCGTCTCGTACCACCCATGTTGACCATCCTCGCTGCGCTCGCCGCAACGGCCCTCTTTCTCGCCGTGACCATTGTACGGACGCGGGCGCGGCCCGACGGTCGGCGCCTCCCGCCGACGCTGCCCGGCGCGCATCCCCTGTGGGGCCATGCCAGGTCACTGTTGCACCCTATCGAGAGTCTGCACCAACGACTGGGTCCGCTGGCGCGCGACCATCCGGGCGCCGTCACACTGCGCGTCGGTCCCACGTGGCTGCCCGCTTGGTTGTCGCCGCCCATTGTGATGCTCAGCGATCCCGCCTTGGTGCGCGAGGCCTTTGCCGCGGCCAACGGGCCGGCGCTGGCGCATGAACCCGAGATCATGGAGAACGTGCAGACGGTGATGGGTCGCGGCCTCCTTGGCATCGACGGTCCAGCATGGCAGGCACGCCGCGGGTACGTGCTGTCGACCTTTTCTCACTCAAGGCCCTGGGCGCGGCCGCACACGTGGTCGACCGCCACAGCGCACGCGCCGTCGCCATCCTCGATTCGCGCGCCGACCCGATGGCGCCGGTCGATCTCTACACGCAACATCTGGTGCCGCTCATGCTGGCCATCATTGTGGAACTCATATGTGGCGTCGACGTCGCCGCCGACCATGACGGCACCGACAAGGACACGCCCGTACCACGGTCTCTGGCGCGCGACATGGGCCTCGTGTTTGACGAGGTCAACGACCGCACCTTTCGCCTCTTGCGCACGCTGCGCCCCACGTCGCCGGCCTACCGGGCGGCCTTTGCCCGCGCGCGCGACTATATAGACGGCCTGGTGCGGCGTCGCGTCGAGACCGGCGCCGGCGGCTGTCACGATCTCATCAGCACGCTCGTGGCGGGGCAAGACCTGGCCGACTTTCAAGGCACCAACGGCGACGCGCTCAGGGGCGAGGCCGATGGCGACGAGGCCCTGGAAGCCGCCAAGGCACGCCGCGCGGCGCGCAACCCCTACACCTGCGAGGCCGACGTGCGCGCCGAGGCCATCCTCTTTATGTTTGCCGGCTTTGAGAGCACGTCGAGCACGCTGGCCTACACCATCCACCTCCTGGCACACCACACCGATGTGCAGGAGCGCGTACGCGCCGAGGCTGCCCAGTGGCGCCGTGAATCGCTGGGGCCGCATGACGCCCTCGGCGCTATGCCGCTGGCCGAGGCCGTGCTGCGCGAGGCCATGCGCATCCATCCGATCACGCACATGCTCACGCGGCGCATGGCGCGCGACCTGCCCCTCGGCGACGTCCATGTGGTGCCCTCGGGCGCGCGGCTTTTGATCAACAACCTGGGCATGTCCAACGCCGAGCATGCATGGGACGACCCGACGGCATTCCGCCCCGAGCGTTGGATGAGCGCTCACGAGGACAGCAGCACGGACAGCAACAGAAGAGGCGAGACGGCGGCGCCCGACCAGTATGCGTCGCTGCCCTTTGGCGCCGGCCGGCGGTCGTGCCCTGGACGACGCCTGGCCGTGCTCGAAATGAAGTTGATCCTCGCCGCCCTCCTGGCGCGGTTCCACTTTGCGCCCGACCCTGACCGCCCTGAACTGGAGCGACGCGTGGCCTTTGTCATGCGTCCCCATCACTATAGCGTCCTGTGCACGCCCATCGAATCCTCCTAGTCGAGTCTGGGCTCGTCCTCTTTTTTCGTTGGCATTTTTTTTGCCTTTTTTTTTCGTGACGCGCCGTGTGTGCCCAGTTCACCCCAGAAAATGCAAAAGAACAAAAAAATCAAACACGAAAAAAGAAAAACAGAAAAAGGCACGGAAAGCAAAATGGGGCGGCACTTGGCGTGCTCGTTGCTCGTCGACTTTTTTGTCATGTCTCTTTTTTTTCCGTCCGTCGTCCCTGTTTTTTGTTGCGTCCGCGACAGATCCTTTTGCACGGGCGGCCTTGGTTCGTGCTCCTATTTTTTTTTCAGCAAATAGGCGGCAACCGTGGTCGCTGCCTCAGATCAGGACGACCCAGTCCTGGCCGGATAAACCGCGCCGAGTAGGCGACAAGTGCCGCTGCAAAGATTTGTGATGAAAAAAAACAAGAGACAAAACAGAACCTGCGAAAAACTTGGAGACCCATCTAGTGGCCATTGGGGGACAATGTCCGCCCTGATTGCGCCCTTTTTTCCCCCGCTTTTGCCAACACACCACAACGGCAAAAAGGAACACAACAACAATCACAACGGCAACGCTTGACAAGTGCAAAGGCCAAAGCGACACACACACACAAAGAAAAAAAAGGACCGATAAAAAAAGAGAGGCAAGACAATTGACGAGGAAATGTGGTTGTATGGATTGGCGACGGTGGTGGCAGTGGCAGTGACCTCGGCCATCTTGTGGGCGGCCGCCAGGCCAAGGGCGACCAACGGGCGCGGCCGACGCTGTCCGGCGGCCATTGGCTGTGGGGCCACGCGCGCTTCTTTGCGCCCATCGAGACGCTGCACGAGCGTCTCATCGCGTTGGCACGCAACGGACCGCGCGCCGTCTGGCTGCGCATCGGTCCCGCGGGTCCGCTGGGCGCCGACGTGGTCGTGCTCAACGACGCTGCACTGGCGACGGCACTGTTGCGCATGGGCGGCAACCGCGCCGAACAGGATCCGGCCGCCGTCGGCGACATTGCCCGCGTCATTGGCACGGGATTGATCAGCACGCGCGGCGACATCTGGTCCAGGCGGCGCACCGTGATCTCGGGCCACTTTTTGTCACCGCCGGCGCTGCGCGACTATGCGCCGGGCATGGTCGACGATGCCGCGCGCATGGCCGCCGCGTTGGTCGCCAAGACGTCAGAGGATAGTGCCGCGGGGCTGTCGTCATCACAGGACATGATGCTCGACTGGCTCATGCCCTATGTGCTGGGCGTGAGCCTGCGCCTCACGTGCGGCGACCTGCCTGCCGACCTCGACCTGCGCGCGTTCATGCGCGACCTCGACACGGTGTTTGGTGAGTTTACGTCCGCTCCTTTAAACCGTGCAACGCCCTGCGGCCTACGACAGCCGCACACAAGGCCGCGCTGGCGCGCGTGCGTCGCACCATCGGCACAGTGGTTACGCAGACACGCCAGCGCGCCGAGAGCACAAATGGCGACGACACAAAAGAGTTGGACAGCGGCAGCCGACCCACGCTGGCGGCCATCCTCTTGGACAAGGGTGCCGACATCTACAAGACCGATGATGCGGTGCGCGACGAGACCCTGCTGGTGACCTTTGGCGCCTACGAGACCACGGCGGCGACGGCGGCCTACACGCTCCACCTGTTGGCCGCCCATCCCGACGTGCAGGCCCGCGTGCGCGACGAGGTGCGCGCGGCAACTTTGGGGTCGCCCGGACGGCTCGGTACTGGTGTGGCAACCCCCCTGCTCGACGCCTGTGTGTCTGAATCCATGCGTTTGTACCCGGCGGCCTTTGCCGTCTCGCGGCGTGCCGAGGTCAACCTACGCATCGAGGCGCCGGCAACACCCGACGACCCGGCCCCGTGCGTCGTCGACGTGCCCGCGGGGACGCGCGTCCTGATCAACGGCATTGGCATCTCGCGCTCGCCGCGCCACTGGGCCGACCCAGACGTCTTTCGGCCCGAGCGCTGGCTGGCCGGCACGGACAAGTGTGCCCGCGTCACATATGGCAGCCTTCCGTTTGGCGGCGGACCGCGCGCATGTCCCGGCAACAAGTTGGCCCTGCTCGAAATACGCACGGTGATCGCGGCGCTCGTCGACGCCGTCGAATTCGCGCCCGATTCGGCACGGCCCTTTACGTGCGCCGTGCACTTTATGCTCAGGCCCGACGGGCCGCATCTCTTGTGCACGCCCGCACCTCCCAGCCAGCACTGAGCCGGCAATCGAATAATTACCCGTCGCCTGCCCCTCCAGCCAAGAGCGGCAGTCGACGACACACCTCCACACACACACACACACACACACACACACACACAACACACACACGAGCGCCCCTTGCACCCGACCGCTCTTTGTTTTTTTATATAGCACGTTGCGCCGCCAAAAAACTATGTTGTTGTGCTGTCTCGATCAGTGCTCTGTCCTTTTTTCATCTCTTTTTCTTTCTCTCTTTTGTGTTTGTATTTTCCCTTGCCTGGGCGCCGTGGGAAAAAGCATAGCGCCAAAAGGAAAGGAACAAAAAAGGTCCGCCCTTCAAAATTGCCTTGGGGTGGACGGCCCACGCCGTTGTTTGCCTCTTTTTTCTTTCTTTCTTTCTCTACTGCGCCGTCGACCGGGAGCCGATGGTGCCGTCGGCCAGATCGAGGCGCCGACCCGGCAGCGATCGAAAAAAAAAGGTAATCCCCCCAGGAGCCCTTTTTTTGTCTACGCGACAAAAAAAAAGAAAAAACAGACACGCGAAATCGGCGCAATGTCACAAGGGCGGGGCCTCTCTTTTGTTTTTTCAGGATGCCAAGAGAGAGCGCACCAACGCCGCCGCACGCCCACCCCCATTCTCATCTATGGCCATGGCCTTTTGTGCGCGCGCCACGGCCTGATCAAGCACGTCGCCGTCGGCCTCGTAGCGGACTCGCGCCTCTCTTTTGTGGGCCACCATGGCCTCGGCTGCGGGCCAGCGACCGTGTTTGAGCGCCGTGACAAAGGCCACGGCAAAGTGCTCCAGATGGCGGCGCTCACAGATCCACGTGACGACGGCGTCATGGCCGTTGTGCGCCGCCCGCACGAGCGCCATGTCGAGACCGCAGAGGTCGACCTGGTGCGCGACCAGCCAGTCCATGATCGCCAGATGGCCCGAGAGCGCCGCCAACTCGACCCACGTGATCTCACTTTGTTCCTTGCCGATCGTGCCCCGGCATTTGAGCGTCGTGCCGGTGCCGCCGATCAGGCCCCGATCGGCCAAGAACTGCAGCATGCACACGCGCTCGCCGAGCACGGCATTCCACATGGCATAGTAGGCGCAGCGGTCCGCCGGCATGAAGCCGCGATCGAGCAAGACGCCCACCATGTCCACGTGTCCGCCCTCGGCCGCACGCAGGACGACCGCCAGCACGTCGCACGCCTTGCGTGCAGCCCCCTTGCCGAGGCAGCCGCAGCCGCACGGCGGACGCACGGCCGCGTCCATGAGGGCGTTTGCGCACGCTGCCGATCCCGACGCGGTGGTCCACTCCCAGAGGGAGGCGCACGCCCTCGGCGTCAGAGGCACTGCACACGCGTCGACAAGCGCCCAGCGGAGCAAGGACGCCTCGCCTGCGGCAAGAGCGTGGCGCGCCAGCCGCATGCGGCACGCTTCAACACCTCGGTCGAGTGCTGCACGCCCGGCGATGCGGTCGTCGTCGAGGATGATCGCGCGCCAAGACCAGCATACGCGCGCCACGACGAGACGCCATTCGGGGGCCTGCTCGGCCTTGCCCAAGATGTGCGTCCACAGTTCGATGGGGAGGTGATGCATGATGCCAGTGGCGGGCTCACTGGCAACATCGCCCATGGTGTTGTGTCGGCTCTCTCTGGAGCGACCCTCAAAAAAGGGGGCGACGAGCGCAGCGTGAAAAGAACTGGTGTCTTTTTTTTAACACCCAATGGGCAACACGGATGCGGACGATGGGGGTGGAAAATCGAGATGCAGGGATGAAGGCGATCACGAGAGCCGCCGGCCCCCGACGCAATGGCGTGGCAGCGCGGCCCGGCGCAGATGCTGTCCATTGCGCCCTCGGCACCGGCAAGACGCTGCACAATTGGTCGCTTATCCTTTTTTTTTATTTTCTCAAAAGTGCACGCGTATGTTGTGCAAACACCCTTTTTCATGTCGGCGTGGGTCCGCCGAGCAGCGCCGACCGACGGCCAAAAAAAAGGAGCGCAATCTAGTTGCGGCCGAGCAAACCTGTCATTGGCCCTTGTGGTGCCTCTGCCCGCGCCAGCCGCCCGCAAGGATCGAAAAAAAAAAGTCGACAGCGCCCGCCCTGTCTGCCACCTTGTCTGATTTTAAAAACCGCAAAACTCAAGCAGACACCTACGACACACAGACGACATCGTATCATGGCCGCACCGCCCTTTGAGACTTTTGCGCCCCATCTGCCGCGACGAGCCGCCGCCTTGCGCGCTGCCATGACCTACCAACGCACCGTCGACACGGGCGTGCCCGACGCCCAGACTGAAAGATGTGACTACTGGTGCAACCCTGTGGATGGCGCCCAGTTTGACGAGTGCCGGGGGTGCGCATGCTCTCTTTACGTTGACGTACACTTGCCGCCACACGACGCCTCTTGCGCAATGGGCACTCTCGATAGTGATGCATAATGGCAATACTGTTAATAATAATAATAATAATAATAATGACAATCATCTGCATTATCTCTTGGTGCCTGCAGGGTCGTGCGGGCGAGCGCCAAACTGCGCGCAAGCGGTCTGACCGAGGCGACCGCAGAGATCATCGACGACGTGTCCTGGTACTATAGACAATATGGAGCGTGCCAGGTCGACGGTTTTGACGTGCGCTCGGATCGCGGCGTTGCACTGCGGGCCTCACGCTTGCCGCCTGCCCGCGCGCCCACCTACAGGGGCGTCGTCGACGTCGCAGCAACCGGGCGCGGCCAAGCCTACATCTAGCGGCCTCGAATGTGCGCTGCCGGGCTTTCTCTCTGACTCTCCCCAGTCCATTTGATCGCCCAACAGAGACGCTATGGCAAATAAAAAGGTTTTATTGGCAAATAATGAAAAAAATGGATGGAGGGCCGATGGCGCGTCGACCCCCGCGACAGGGCACACCGCGGCAAGAGCGATAGCACAAACTCACCAGAGAAAGAAAAAAAAGAAGGAGGATGAGAAAAAAAAGAGGTGTGTATTTGACCGGCCGGGACGCCGTCGAGAGCGGCCTAGGCGCGATCGCAAGCAAAGCGGTCAATAAGCGCCCTGTCAACGGATCGTGGGGCGGCAGCGGATCTCGAAACAGGCACGGCCTCTAGCCACAGGATGTCCCCATAGGCGATGTCGGCGTCGGCAAAAGTCGAGGTCGGGTCCACGGGTACGACCATGAACGCCGAGACCTCTTCAAACAGGTGCACGTGCTGGTCGCTGGACAATTCGAGCAGGGCGCACATGGCAGGCACGGCAACGGCGATCGCATCGTGCGCGCTGACGAGCACGGGGCGCGCCTTGGACAGCGATTTCCGGGCTCGTTCAAAGCATCTCACAAAAACGAGTACGGGGCCGTCGGGCGGTTGCACCATCATCTCTGATAAGGACTTGCATCCCGACGCTGGCCGCAACGGTGCCAGAGCCGATGGCCGCGAACGGACAGTGGCCATCGGGAGAGCACCGACGTCAGCCAGGAAGGCCTCATGATGCACGATGAGAACCAGCGCCCGGCGCTCAAGACCGTGGACGTCGATGAGGCGCACGGTCGTCGAATCCATGGGCAATCGTGCCGAGGGTCGCACCGTCTCGTTGCGACGCTGCAGACACACGTGCGCGACCATGCGATCGCCCGGTATGCCCATCGCCGACGACAGCACGTCGCGGGCCTCGGCCAATGTCCATGAGCCTATCGCTGAGACGTAGGTGGCCTTGACGCTGCTCGCGCTCCAGTCGCACAGATCAAGACGATCGGTCCAAAAGGCCGACGGCGACACGCCCAAGATCATGAGACGCTCCGACTCGGGCACTGCCATCGCCCTGTAGCGCAGCACGTCGCTGGCAAAGCATGACGTGGCGAGGTCGAGCCCGAGATAGTCGGCCACGAGCGTGACGGCGCCGCGATCGGCCGGCGACAGAGGGTACAACATTGCCGGGCCGTGTCTCAGCACGTCCAAGACGACGGCAAAGTGACGCGGGTTGAGGTCCATAAAGTAGGACCCGTCTGCGAGTCGCGGCGGCGTCCAGAGCGGATCGGCGTCGGGGCCAAACATTCGGGCGAGCAACGACCCGGCGGGGGCCGCCGCAAAGGTCGCCCGCGACGTCACCATCCTTTTGCCGCCCACGTTGAGCGCAATTAGGCGAGACTCTGCCGGTGCGTCTGTTGGAATGCCGCCTTTCTCGTGCTCGTGTGCGTGGGAGGTGATGTTGACCTCTATCTCTTCTTTGTCTTGCCCCGGCTCTTTGGCGTCGATGTGTTGGTCCATGGTGGTTTCCGAGGCGACAGTGTCCATCGCCGTGTCTGTGCTAATGTCCTTTTTTTTGAATTGACAAAAAAATTTTGATGTGACCCGCGGCAGTATGGGCGAGTTGGGCGGTGCGACGAGCAAGCAGAAATGAAATAAAAAGTTGTCCGTTTTTTGGCGATGGCGTCCGCAAAAAAGAGGCCGGTCCCATGCAAATGGTCAATGGCAGTATGCATTATGTTGGGCAGCGGCTGTGTGATTGGCTACAGCAGACGATCGAGCCGACCGGACGGAGCCGGTTGTGAGCCGTTGGCAAAAAGGGTGTGAATGCAAATAAGCGCGTGGGCTCCTTTCCGCGACAATCGGCAGGAGGCGCCGCACGCAACTACACACGGCAGCATGTAAAAAGGAGGCATGGCAAAGGAGCGCCCGCCCGCCGCGCGAAAAGTCGGCCACCCGTGCCTTTTTGTGGCTCTTTTGGTGGTCGACAGGCTGAGGTCGCGGTCCGAGCGCCGGTGTTGTCTGGCCGTGTTGCTCCTTGTCCTTCTTTTTCCCCTGGCCTTTTGTCATTACAAATAAAAAAAAAGAAGAAGCGCCTTTCGCATTGCGGTCGGGACCGTGTGGGCTTTGCAAAAAGCCAACGACAAAGGAGATTCATTTTTTCTCTTTCTTTTTTCCCCCTCCTTTTCCTGCGTCGTTGGGATGGCGGTTAGCCGGCCTTGCCGAGCAATATCTCTGTCCTTGTTGCGCGCACTCTCAAAGGGCGATGGACTGCTCCCTTGGCAGTCCCTTTTTTTCTACATATGACGAGCCAGCACCTGCCTGCCTGCCTGCCCTTGCGGCTTTCATTGTCTTGTTGCCCGCGTGCGCGCCCCAACGCCATAGGGCCGGCGTGTCGTCCGCCCGGCCCCGACAAGAGAGAAAATACACAAGAAAATACCATGAATATATTATTTATATGATTGGTCGACAATTTTCGATTGAATTTTTGACCAATGGCAGCACTGGTGGACAGCATGAAAAAGGCTCACGAAAAAACACATATTTCACACTGGCATTTCGGCAACCTCTACCCCTGGCAGCCACAGCCTCGACCATCCGTACTCGCCACAGACACCAACGACGCCCAAGACATGAGTCTGTCCATCTCCTCCGCGACCCAGTCTCCCGCCCGCGAGAGGCTCCCGAGCGACTCGGCGCTGTGCGAAATGTATGGCCCACTGGACCAGGAGGATATTGAACAACTGGTGCGAATTAGCGCCACCCTCAATGTGCCCCACAACTGGGTGCCGGACGTCGCCGCCGTCTGCGCGGGCATCCTTCTGTGCGTGACCACGCGACACATTGTCGACACCATCGCTTGCGAGTTTGCGCGTCGGATTGACCTGGGTCCCGATCGTCGCGTCGCCTTGTCAGTGCGGCGAGAGCGTCACGGGTGGGTGCGTTGGGTGCTCTACTTTGTGGTCGAGCGCGGCGCGATTCGCATCTCCAACGCAACCGAACCGATCGATGCCGACAACGACAAGGAGACTGTCGACAGCATGGAAGAGAGTACCGTCAACGACACGTCCGTCGCGGGCACTCAAGCCCTCGCTCCGCCGCCGTCCAGACAACAACAGGCGACCGCCCAGAGCCCGGTCGCACTGCTGGGCCTCTACTCAGACATGACCGTGAGAGAGGCGATCCGTGTGCTTTCGATCGCCGACGCGCTTGCGGACGTGCCCCACCAGTTGACAGCGCAACCTGTCGGCAATGTGGTGAGTACCGTGCACGACCTCTACGCGCCGCTCGGCCCCTTGAAGAAGAGGGCTGATTCGATTCATCAATACGTTGGCGGACAACAGCGCGTGCTTTTGTGCGCGCTCAATGTCGGCGGCGCCTACACGCACCTGCGCATGGCCGTCGAACGACCTGCGTCGACACCCAAGACCCAGACGGCCGACGACCTGCTCGACCTCTACCCAGACGTGACGGCACGCGAGGCCATCGCTCTCGGCCGTGTCATCAGGGCTCTGACTGGCACCCCCACCGAGTGGGTAGCCAGCGGGTCGGGCCACGTCTTTGAGGATCAGGGGCCATTTGCGCCGACAGAAAGCGTAGCCCAGCGCATCGCCGATGCCGTGCGTCCTCTGGTGCTGTCACGCTCCTTGGGCGCTGCGTCGGCCCTGCACCACGCCGTGCTCACGATCGACCGCGACGGGGACACTGGCAACCTCGTCTACCGCTTTGCCGTCGTTCCCACGCCGTCGAGGCAGGTTCGGACGTGATCTCGACTTGCATTCTGGTCACCGCCCCGCTCACTCGTTCTTTGTCTCTTGGTCGTCCGGCGTCCCACCGTCGACCAAACCGACGACGGCACTTTTATGGCTCTTTCCCTCTTTTTTTTATTTGAAAAAATCTTGCCCCACAAAAAATAAAAGAATAAAAGGACAGGAGATGGCGACCGCGCTCTTTGGATGTTCCATCTGGGCCCATTTTTTCCATAAAACAAACGGCCACGTTAACTGCGGCAAGATCCGTGGCGCCGGGCCAAGGCCGCACACGCACAAGTGTCTTTTGAACACACGGCATAAAAATTGTATTTTCTTGGTCCAATCTGACGATGGCTGGATGCGTGAAAACCCCGCCAGCCGAGTGCAATTATAACCGTGGGTCCGCTGCGGTCGGGGTTGGCTCTGTTCGGGCAGTCTCTGTTTTCGCGCGTGCGATTTTTTTTCTGTGCCATTTATCGGCAGACGGCTCGATGCCCGCCTGTATCGGCCATTTGCCAGAGACAGATGAAAAAAAAAGAGAGAGTCGGTCGGCCAAGTGTGGCCGGCCGATGCACAAGGAGCACGGCGATTCAAGCCCGGTTGCGTGGCGCGCAGCCAAAATGAGTGCCCCAAAAAAACAAGGCGAGCAGCACGGGCGTGCAGCGAGCCAGATTGTAGAGGCCGAGTCGGATTCGCGTGCGCCAACAGTGCACGAGACGATCTTTTTTTTTCGTCTATTGTTCGTTTTTAGTGCGCGCAACGGCAGACGGCGACCCGGCCATCACCACCTCTGATCCGTCGCACGCCAAGGTCATCAGGGGTGGCTGTGCCTGCCGCTGTCGCGAGCACGATTGCCACAAAGTTGCTTGCGTCTTTGACCGTCACTCGATCGGCCAGAAAAAAAGCCTGCAAAAGCCTCTAAAAACACAACCGATGCCAAAAGGCAAAAGTCTGAAAGAAAGGAAAAAAATAGCGATAATGTACACAATGCTTTTTTTACAATAAAATGGAAAATCTGCCACGGGGGGATAATGGCTCGCAGTTGTTGGGGGCAAGCCGGCCAGGTTTATCGCGGTCTCGACTATTGCGCCTGCTCGTGGCTGCCTTGATCCGCGTCGTCGTTATCATCATCGTCGTTACCATTATCACCGCCATCATCGTCGTCCGTGTCATCGTCCGTGTCGTTGTCGCTGTCGGCGGGCTCATAAGACGCGCACATGTCGGCGCACGGCTCGCCATTGGCAATCTGCAGCGTGAGGTGGTCGAGCGCCGGGCACGGCGGCAGCGAGGCCGCATAGGCGTGCGCGCAGAGGACGGCGTGCTGCCAGAGAGCGGCAAACACGTCGCCGTCTTCGAGGCAATCGTCGAGCAGCCCGTGGACGTCCTCCACGTCGCACTTGTCGACGAGGCGGTGAATGAGGGCGACTCGTGAGGAATGGACGGCACACGTCAAGGCCACGTACGCGATCCGTCGGCAAGAGCCTGTCTCGTCCTCACCGGTGTCGTCCTCACCAGTGTCGTCCTCACCAGTGTCGTCCTTACCGGCGTCCTTTTCGTAGGTCTCGGCGATCAATTCGATTGCGGCCGGATCGTCCTCTTCGTCGGCCATCTCCAGTGCCCTCGCCACATCGTACTCGTCGGCCAGGTGGCGCATGAGGACGGCGAGGACGGCAGGGCGGCCCTGCTGTGCCGCCCTGCAGAGTAGCGCGTCTATGGTCACGTGGTACACCGTCTTGTCGGGCTCCGAGTCGGCAGCGAGCACGGCGGGGAGTGCTTGCGGCAACGAGGGCGCGATCGCGCGGCACAGGCGCGCGAGGGCCGTGCAATCGTCAAAGAGTTGGATTAGAGCGAGGTCGATGTGGTGGCAAGAGGCTTGGTCGAGGACCGTGGCGAGGGCGCCACCGGCCAGGACGACCTCTACGATGTGATCGCGCGCTTCCACATCCTCCTCGTCGCACTCGATGCCATTCCACGTGTCGCCGACGGCGATTCCCGCGCAGCCCGGCTCGGGCATGTTATCGCAGCGCGGCCGCTTGGCCAGAGGCACGGCCGGTGTGCCGTCGTCGTCCTCGACCCGAGTGGACACGATCTCTAGTATGCGCTTGCCGAGAGCAGTCATCTTTTGCGTTGGTGTTGGCTTGCTGGTACGACGGCGATGGTGGGTTGTAGGGTCGCCAAAGGAGTGCCGCGTGTGCAATCTCCCTGCCTATTGTTGTTGGTTGTATCCTCATAGACAAACCCCCGGCCCCCTTTTGTGTACTGCCCATTTTTTGCGTCGACATGTCAAATTGGGCGGTGCAACCAATGGCCGATCACGGCGTGTATATTTCTTAAAAAAGGGTCGGTTGCGACCGCGCGGCCGGTGTCGGCGGCTTTTGTGGCGCGCCGTGTGCGTGCCCGCGGCCAAGAAAAGAGGGCGCGGCGGCGGCGAGCAAACCACAAAAAAAGAAATGACGAAAAATATGCTTTTTGTTGTGCATGGCCCTGCCCGCGTCATCTCTCCGCCGTCTGCCAGACCGAAACCCTATGGACGCTGTCACCGTTGTGCTCTTTTTAAACCTGGCGCCAGATTGGACAAAAAAAGTACGCCTCGTGGGGGCCAGTGGAGCCGCTTGAAAAGAAAGGCATTCATTTTATTCCTCGCCATCGAGACCTCTTTGCAGCGGGGTCCGCGTGTGGTTCGGTCGTGCAGGCAGGCCTTGATGGACCCGCGACAAGGACTCTCTCCCTTTTTTTTGAGCACCGACGCGCGCGGAAAAACAAATTCTGTTGGGGCGCGAGCGGGGACGCAGAAAGGCCGCTCACAGCGGGTCTCCTTTTTTGCCCGTCTCCTCTCATTATTTTGTGCATCTTTTTTTTTCGAATTTCTGGCGCCAGATTGGAGTCGCCACGGCCGAGAGACCCCCGTAAATCTGGCGCCAGATCGGCGGCCGCGTGCCGTGTCTGCCCCATGCGTCGCCGTCTGTCTGCCTGTCTTGCGGTCTTTTGCCCGGCTCGGTAGTTGGGGCTGTTGTTGTTATTTCGGCGAAAAAATGAACAAATGTGCAGACATATTCCTTTTGTGGCTAAACCAATAGCAACCAAGAGAGAAAAGGGCAATAAAAAGGCGAGAGCCGTCGGTGTGCATTAGAGACCAACAACACGGCCGCCGCCGCCAACAACAACAACAAACCGACCGACCGACTACGCAAAAAAAGATGGCATCCGAGGCAGCGACGACGACACAGACCGCCACCAAGACGGGCAAGGGCATGAAGCCGGCCAAGGTGGCCAAGATTCTAGAGGCCTACAGGGCCGTCGGCATACCGTGGGACAGCCTGGCCGAGCCCGTGCAGGATGCGCTCATCCAGGACCTGATGCGCTACTATGACCGCTGGTGCAAGTGCGTGTGCCGTGCGTGCGGCTGCCAGTCCAAGGACCACATGGGAGCCAGGAACGGCTGTCCGGCCATCGGCAACACGCGGCCGCTGAGCATCGTGCGCATCATCGACCTGTGCTGCAACGCGGCGCATGAAAAGCGCGAGGTCTCGGCGGCAGTGCGAGCCGCCATCGCGACTGGCGTCGGCCCGCTCGCCGACCCAGGCGTCAAGATCCAGTACACGCGGCCCACTATGAGGCCGACGAACCCGAATACCTCCGCAAGAAAAAGGCGTCGTCCTCTTCTTCCGCCAAGACCACCCGCCGCCGTCGTCAGCATGCTGATGCCGACGCCGACGGCGCTTCCGAGGCAGGCGCGATCCTTGTCGACGGTGACACGGCATCGACGCCGTCCACCCCACAGGCCAGCGCCCCTACCGCGTCCGGTCCCGTGACGGTGGCCCCCGTCGAAGCACAGGTGCAGGTCATGGCCCAACAGATGGCGGCCCACTTTGACACGGTGCTTGCCGAGACCAACAAGCGCAACAACGAGGCCATCGAGGCTGCGCTCCGTTTGCTGGGCGGCGAGGTGCAGACCCTGCGTGCCGAGAACGAGGCCATACGCGCACAGGCCGCACAGGCGCTCGGAGCATTGTCTCATCGATCCGACCCGCTGCCCGCCGCCGCCGCCGCCGCCAAGACCAACACTAGCCCCGCGCCTGTCTCCAACGTGCCTCGTGTCGCTCCTTTTGTTGCTCGGGCGTCGCAGCCTCAACAGCAACAACAAAAGGCGCCGGCACAGGCCCCGCCCGCATCGTCGAGGTCGCGCAAAAACATCTTTCAACTGCCGACGGCGCCGTCCAAGACATCCACGCCCCTGGCCGCCGCGCCGTCGCCGCTCTACCCGCCCATCCAAGCGAGGAGCATGGCGCCCCGTCTGCAGAGCCTCCAGGGTCGCGTCCACTAGGCCGCCAGGCATCACCTTTTTTTCCCTCGTCCCCTTTGTCTCCTTTTTCTTTCTTGTGTTTTTTAAAAATTTGCCCTTGTGTTTGTATAATCATAAATCTGTTTTTTAAAAAAAAAACAAAAACCGTCACCACACCATCCTCGGCAGCGCAATGCCTTTTTTTGGTCATGCAGCAAGTCAGGGGGGTGAAAAGGGCAGGCGACGGCGTCATTCTTGTGCCCCTTGTAGGACAAAAAATGGATTGGGCAAATGCCGCACAAATAGCGACTGGTTAGGGCGCCACAGACACCAACGGACGACAAGGCCAAGCACAATGTGCCCCCGCCAGAGACATTGCCGACGGAGCATCGTCACTGCGGCGTCCACTTGGCGCCGGCCTCTTGGCGCGCACCAAAACACGCGGGATTCTGTCTATGCTGCAGGTCCGCTCTTTCGAGTCCTTTTGGAGGAGCGGGTCCGTTGCACAATCAACGCGCAAGACTCTTTTGGTCCGAGCCTCGCCAAAAAGGCCGGCGCCAATTTGGTTTTCGTTTTTCCATCTCGACCGTCAAAAACGCGTGGGCGGCCATCAAAGAATAAAAAAGTCTTTTTTTTTCAAACAATGGGTCGGCCCGGTGGTCCCAAGGCCAGGCAGGGACAACAGAGGGCAACGGCAAAAGAGAGATATTAAAGTGCAGGAAAAAAAGGAGACCGGAGAGAGCGGCCACACAGCCGCGTACTGGGGCCGGGACTAGGACGGCTGCGGGCAGTCGCGCACAAAGACGATGGCGGGCGGCTTGGGCGAGAGGTCGCAGGCGCGCGCCGTGGTGCCGGCCTGGCGCCGGAAGCGCATGACCTTTTGCGCCAGCGAGTGGCCCATGGGCGGACTCAGCGGCGCCCCCAGGGCCAGGTTGCTCTCGTAGATGACATAGTCGCCGGCGTCGAGGTGCGACCGGCCGCGCGCCTCCAACGGGATCACCCGCGACAGGCGGCCAGCAGCGCCGGCTCCAGGCGTCCCAGGCGTTGCGCGTATTCGACGTCGGACAGGTAGGGGCCAGCGGTCGTGGCGGCTTGCGCGCCGTCGAGGCCACAGCCGTAGATCCGTCGGCGGCGGTCTCGGCGGCCCAGGCGCGGGCGGCGCGCTCGCGCACGGCCGCGGCGCCCTGGGGCGAGGCCAGGACCTCGTCGACGTCGCGACGGTCGAGCGCGCAGCACACGCCATAGGCCCATGGCACGGCGTAGCGGTCGATCTTGCGGTCGGCCTTGGAGGGCTTGAGCCGCGTCCCGACGGCCGCCCGCAGGCGCCGTCGCATCTCATCGAGGTTGGCGGGCGTGCGCGCCAGACCGTCCTCGGCCTCGGCCTGCAGCACGGCCGCCACCAGTTCGAGGTCCATGCCCATGGGCGGGTGGCGTCGGCGACGGTCGGCCAGCGCGCGGTGCCGCGCCACGGCCTCGTCGCGCGTCTCGGCCGGCAGAATAATCTCGTCCTCGTCCTCGCTATCGTCGTTGTTGTTGTCGCCATCGTTGGCACCAAAGAGGTTGTCGCCATGGTCGGCCACGGACGACGAGTCGTCATCGCTGTCGTCATAAAGGCACATGCGATCCCCACCGGCATCGTGGTCTCTCCTGTGATGACGTCGGTTGGTCGCCGTCTTTGCCTCGGCGTGGCGGTGGGGGCGACGCCGGCGCGGGATCTCGTCGGGCAAGAGGCCCCCCTCTTCGGCCAGTAGCGGCGTGCCGGCAACGCTGATATAGCGCGCCACGGCAAAGTTGACCGCCGGCTTGTAGTCCCACCCGATGGCCATGGCGATCTCGACGGCATAGTGGACCAGTGCGGCCGTATGATAGGCCGCCATGTCGAGCACGCGCTCGTCGTCGACCAGGGCCTGCTCCAAGTGGGCGTCGATCGTCGCGGCGGCCTCGGCCGGAAGACCCTCGGCCGGCAGCGGGCACGACAACGCATAGGCGGCGTGGTCGACGTCGGCCGGCGCGACGACGTGCGCGTGCCCGGCGGCCATGAGGGCCAGCAGGCCATTGACCTGGGCCTGCGTGAGGCGCTGTTGCGTGTGCGGCACGCTCTTGTCGGCGGGCTCCTCGGCATAGAGGTAGGCCACGAGATCCGCCGTCCGGTAGGGCGCGCCGTTCAAGTTGGTGTAGGCACCCGTGCCGCCGGGCGCCAGCCGGTGCTCGTCAATCACCAAAAGGCTTCGCCGTCGTCGACTACGCCGCGGGCCACGTCGAGCACGTTGGGCGTGCGCTGCCTGGTTGCCTCGCGCACGACCATTGGCCGGCCGTCGTCTCGCGCGCTTCTCTCGGGATCGCGTCCCATGGTGACGACGTCTCCGGCTCTATCCGTCTGTCGAGCGCTGCGACCTCGATCCATGCCGTACTCCTCGTCCTCGTCGTCGCGCTCGTCGTCGCGGGGGCCGACGCGATCCAGATCATCCATGTCGTCCATGTCGTCTAGGAATCCGCCGTCGTCAAACCGGTCTAGGTCTCCCTGACGTGCGCGGTCATACGCAGAGGTTTGTCCCTGTTCCTGACCAAAGACGTCATCATTATCGTCACCATCCTCATCGTCGCCACCGGCATCAATGCGGTACTCGTCCGTGCGGTCGCGCCCAAGGTCGTCGGCGCGGGCGTCCCCGATGCGATCCTGGGGCCGCCGCCCGCCGTCGAGCATGAGCGAGTCAAACTGGTCGATGAGCCGCTGGGCCTCTTGCTCGGCGCCCGGATACTCGCTGGCCGACATGGCTGTTGTGGCCCGCAAAAAGTCGGTTCGTTGGTCGGTACACTCGTCGCCGCCTTCCAGGCAGAGGTTTGGTCTTGTGGTTGTTGTTGTTGTTGAAAAAACAGACCACGGACCGACGTCCGAGTGGAAAAAAATGGAAAAGAGACTAGAGACCTTTCCTTTTTCTTTTTTTTCTTTGGTGGGAGGAGAGGTCTCTTTGGTTGAGGGCTTTGGTGTTGCGCGTGGTTTCTCTTTTTTCTTGCTTTGTCTTTTTGCGCCGCAGTCGCCCTCCCTTTACCCAAGGCCGGCGCCGCCCGCAGCGTGTCGGGCTTCCTTTGGGTCCGTCTCGTCGGTCGTCTCGCCTTTTACGCCCCCATCCTCTTCTTGGTCCGCACGGCCGCCTTGTTTGTGGCGCATTCGAGAGCCGCCCATTCCCGCCTGATCCTTGCGGCCCTTTTTGCCATCTCTTGTTTTCGAGTTTTTTCCAAAATATTTTTTCTTTGATAGCAGCCGCAGGCCCACACACTTTGACGGACAGCCAAAAAAAAGAACAAAAAAAAGAACAAAAAAAGGCACCAAAGGTCTCACATGCCGCGCGCCCACTGCAGGGCCGTCTGGCGCTGGAGGGCGGCGCCGCGCTCGGCCTGTGTCTCGGCGAGTTGCCGCAGGCGCAGCGCCACGTCCTCGGCCGGCGTCGGCGCGGCCCGTTGGGCTACCGATCCAGCGGTCTGACGGGCGATGAGGGTCGTCGACAGCGGGGACGGCGCGGAAGCCACGCGCCCAAGGAGGCCGCCGCCGGGCACGCTCAATCGTGACACGCCCAGCGGCAACGGCACGCGCGCCGGGGCGGCGCCAAATCCTCGTGCGGGCTGTCGCGAAGTCGCGGTTTGCGACGGAATGCCTGTGGGCGCGGGAAGCAAGCCGGTGGTGACTGGTTGGGGCACAGGCGCCAGGGCCGGCCGCGGCACCTCGACAAGGTCACCCGCGGCGGTGCGTACGGCCACTGGCGGCGGTCCTGGCGCCAACATTGGTCCGCGTCGCAGGCGCTTTGTCGGTGGCGCAGCGGCGGCGGCGCGTTGGGCCTCGCGCTTTGCCTGCTCAGGCTCAGGGAGACGGCGCTCGCTGAGTGTCACCTCGCCTTGGACTTCCTCTTCCTCGTCCTCGGCCTCTTGGCGACGCCGCCGTCGTTGAGCCGCTGCCGGTGTGACGGTCCCGCTTGCCAATGGACCTGGCATGCCTGCGGCGGCAGCGCTCTCTTCAATGCGATGGCGCACAGCGGCCTCGGCTGCGACAATGGCGTCGCTGTCGGCGCGCGCCTTGGCCCCCTCGGCGTAGCGCGCGCGCTCGGCCGGCGGGACGTCGGCCCAACGCTGTGAGGCCCACCACTGAACGGCACGCTCGCGAAGCATGGCCGGCGTGAGACCGGCCGGGTTGCTCCTGGTGGCGGCCGACCACTCGGCGATGATGTCGCGGATGGCCGGCGAGTCGTCGGGCAGGTGAGCAAGTCGCTGCGCCACCGTGTCCTGAAAGACGCTCATGGCGGCAGCGCGTACCGCCGCGTCGCTGTTGCGCCGACTGCGCGCCGTTGCCTCTGCCGTCGGTTGCACACTAGACGCCACGGCCGGCTGTGGCTGCACGTTGATCTCGGGCGGCACCGCAGTTGTGAGAGACGTACTGGCGGCTGCGGTGGGTAGCATGGCGGGCGCATTTACCGGAGCGGCGGCGGCGGGGCGGCGGCCACGCACGCGAGGGACCGTGTGAAAGAGACCGGCGCCGACTTCACGCTCGACCTGCTCACGGATGGCCGCGTCCGTATCGGCCTGAGCCTGGGCGGCGGCCTGCCGCTGGATGGCGTCGACGGCCGCCTGGTCGACGAGCGCCCTGGCAATTTCGGCCCGGCGATGACGTATTTCGGCCGCGAGACGCGTCACCGGGATGGCACCACTCATGGCCTCGACCTCGGCTTGGGCACGCACGCGGGCCTCTTCGGACGCGCGTGCCTGCGCCTCTTCCAACAGTCCGGTGGCGATCTGCGCCTGGCGCTGCTGCCGGCTTTGCACCCACTCGACGCTCCGTTCGAGTTGGGCCGCGCGGTCCCGTTTGTAGGCGTCCAACGCCTCGGCGTTCTCGATGGGCTCGGCACTCGATCCCTCGCGTCCCAGACGCACACCGCCGATGCCGCCCACGTCGCTCCGGGCGCCCCCCCACCTTGCGGCCGCGACCCCGCCGTGGGCGCGTAAACCGCTCGGCCCATGCCTGGCGCTTGGTCGCCTTTGCCCGCTGGCTGGCTGCCACGAGTTGATCCAATGTGCGCGGGCCGGCGGCGGCGACCCTGCGACGTTGCTGTTCGCGCTGTTCGCGCTCGGACGGAGCGGGGAACGGGTTGAGGGCTATTAGGTCGGCCCTATCTACTGCCGTCAGCGGCTGGGCCTGAATCGGCTCGGCGGCGACGGCAGGCGTAGTGGCGGCACCATCGATGCGGCGCACCGTATCAATTTCGGTCGAGCGTCCGATATAGTAGCGGTCGTCAGGTGAGACGCCGGCGGGACGTGTCCGTGCGACGAGGCGCACACCGCCGCCGCCACCGGGTGCGGCAACGGCCCGCACGGGCAGCGTGTAGGCGTCACGACCCAGGGCCAACGTGACACCTGGCTCGTTCATGTAGGCGCGCATAAAGGCCGCCTGTTCGGGGTTGCGTGCCGCGGCCGGATCGAGCACGAAATAGTATTGGCCACCAATGACGGTCGCCAGCCGGTAGGGAAACTCGACGATGGCGCCGGGCGGCGTCTCCGGGTCGGGCGCCAGCGCGATCCTATACAGACCGCCCGGTCGCGCGCCGCCGAGGTAGCCCACTGCCGCACCGAGCGCCGGATTGTTGCGGTCGTAGAGTGTGGTTGCTGCCGTCGCGCTCGTCGGTGCCTCCATGTTGCTGCTGGCTGTCGGTCACGCGGCGGCCACGGCGAAAAGACAAGGTCCTCTTTATGCCTCTCTTTTTTCTTTCGGGACAAAAAAAAGAAAAACTGCACGGGCCAATTCGGTCCCCTTGCCTTTTTTTGTCTTTTGTTGCTCTTTCGGCAAGGAAAAAAAAAGAGATGGGATTATAATCCTCTGCGCTTCTCACCGGTCGTTGTTGGTGTGGCAGCGACCAAAATTTGCGGGGAGGCGACAGGGACAAAAGGTTTACAGGCGTCAAAGAGGCAGCCGCCTGGGATTTCCAAAGGGGGGCGCCGGAACACGCCGACCAAGGGCGACGACGCCGCTCTGCCGGCTGCCCAGCCTGTTTTTTGTTCTATTGCCGTCACCGCGCGTGTCCGCACTGATTCTTTTGTGGGAGTAGCGGTGTCTCTTTGCGTGGGCGCGCCACAACCACAGATCTCGACAATCGCGTCTGGGCATTAAAAAAAATCGAGGGACTCTCGGGTCGCCGTGTGCGTCCCTTTTTTTTTAATAGGCAAATATCCTTTTTTTTTGTACACATTTTGTTTGCCCACACTGCCAGGGCGATCGGGCCGGTGGGCGCGCGCGCACGCATACAACAGAAAGCAAAAAAAACGGCCAACGCAAGGCCCAGTTTTTTCTCCGCACCCAACAAGGAAAAGGGACCAACAAAACAGGGAAACAGGAGGAAAAAAAATAGGGGGAAAAGACGACATGCGAGGGGCGGGCCGAGCGTGCGCCGTAGGAGAGACAAGTCAGTAGCCACGGGGTTGGGGTTTGGTGTTGCCGAGGTGGCGCTTTGGGCGGCGGCGACGGCGCTGCGCGAGGGCCGGCACGGCGTAAAAACGCACGGTGCCGGCCACCGGGTCGACGACGCCACAGGCGCAAAGCGAGCGCTCGCCGGCGCACGTGGCCATGCACGCGGCGCCCGTCTCGCACGTCCACGGGTAGTAGGCGCACAGCCAGGTCATGGCGTCGGCCTCGGGCAGCCAGCCCTTAAAGGTGGGCAACAACGGTGACGTCGAGTCGTCGGTCCTCTCGGCGCCATCGTCGGCAGGTTCGATCGGAAACAGATAGAGACCAGCGCCGGCGCTCGCCGGACGCCGTGCCGCGATGAGCGCCATGTCGCGCATGTGGTCGAGTCCAAGTGGGGCACCGGGCGCGCGCTGCGGTCCGGTTCGTGCGGCGCGTGCGGCCTCGTGCGCTCTCTCGCGGCCTCGTAGCGCGCGTACTCGGCGCTGTCGGGCGGCACCTGCACCCAAATGAGCGACGACGCAGGGTCACGTGGATCTGCGCAGACATTCATGCCCTCGACCGTCGAGCCTCTTTGTCGGTTTGTGTGATTTTATTTTTGCGTGAGTGCGCGCATGTGCGCAGAGATCCTCTTTTTTGGGTCGCGTCTCCTTTTTTCTTTTATGGTGTCGGCGCCGCAGCGAAATGCTGGGCGGCGCTCGGCCGATTGTGCGCCAGCCTGTTTTTTTTGTTTGCGCCGCCCGACGCAAATCATGGCCCATTGGCGCAGCGTCATGGCCAGCGTTCCTTTTTTTTTTAAATCCTATAAACAATGTTTCTCTTTTGTTGTGGGTGTCTACGAGCACGGCCGCCTTTTTTTTTCCGGCGAGCCTCTCATTCCGCACAGGTAAAAGGCACGGTGCCGGTCGGCAACCAGCCGGTCACCTTTTTTTTTTCGTTGGACCGTCCAGGCCGCGGCAATGTTGCGCCCAACATGGAGACCAAACCACCAGCACATTCTTTACCAAGGGGCACACAAATCGTCGCAAAACAAGACTCTGACAAAAAAAAATAAAATCTAAATGCGCTCGCCACCGGTTTTTTGTGTGCAACTTTATTTTTTACACCTTTTAGAGAAGAAGAAAAGAAAAATGCTGCTCGCGGTGTGGCTCTCCTTGCGCGTCGGCTCGACTGGCCGCCGGACCGCGCTTTGTCGCTGCAGCATCCGGGTGTGCTCTTGTTTGCAACCGGCAACAAAAAGATTGGCAACGCACGACCACAAGGACGGGCATTTGGGAAAGAGAATTGGAAAGAAACAAGGAAAAAAATGGGCGCAGAGGTGGCCCTTGGGACGTGCGCGCGCGGCGAGACCGCCGTGAAAAAAAAGATGCTTGCACCAAAACTCGATACAAAAAAATGACTGTAGACAAAAAGAGGGAGCCTGCACTGACGGCGGCTCGTGCACGGGCCAACCGGTCTCGTCCATCCGGGAATTGGCTGGGTGCGAAAAAGGGCACCATGAAAAATGTCTGGCATTGGTTGAATAAATGCCGACATGATTACGGTTTGGCCAAAGACCGGTCGCTTTATGCAGGCGGTTGGACAAGTGCAGTCTTGTTGTGTTGCCGTCGTACCTGGTGCAAGCCACTTGCCTACCTGCCGACTGCCTGACCTTTCCTGCCGACCTGCTTGCCGGTCAAAGAATCAAAAAAAACAAAAACCACAGACCAAACCGTCCGACACAGGCCGCCTCTCTTGCGTCGTCGCCGCAACGGTTTCTCTGGCCTCTATCCAGTCTACGTTTTTTTCTTTTTTTTGATCGTAAAAAGAAAAGAAAACAGCCGCCGACGCCATTGGGATCACTCGATGCGGGGCGCCTACTCGCCGCCGGAACCGGCGGCCATGCCGCCCGACGTGGTCTATGTCAAGTTGGACGCCGCCACGCGGCACGCCTGGATCGTGCCCGAGGGCATGGTGGTGTGGGCCATGGCGCGCGCCGAGCACCCCGGACGCACCGACGCCTGGAGGCCCGAAGACGTGCGGCGCATGGTCGCCCTGTGCCGCTCCATGATCGATGCCGACCTCGCCGGCGAGAATCCGTCGCCGTTGGCGCGTGGCGCCCACCACGACCCGCAAGGCCGCCTACTGGTTGACTCGTACGGATTCGACCGCCTGCTCGATGGAGGCCTCGCCGGCCCGGCGGCGACCCTGTTACCGTCTGCTGTTGCGCAGGCCATGACGGCGCGCATACGCGCCTTGTCGCGCACCCCGTTGCGCCGCCTTGTCATGACGCTCGCCACGGACCTGGAGCGGGGCGGTGGCAACGGCGGGCCGTGCGACACGGTCGACGACGAGACACTGCGGCGCAGCGCCGTCGGGGCGTTTGTGCAAGATCGTTGTGTGCGAGGCGCCGAGTCGTGCTCGGCCGACACACTCTACCGGGCCTTTGTCGCCTGGGCATCGACCACCACCACGACAATTGCCGGTCATCGGCCCATCCAACGGCCCGATTTCTGGCGGGCCATTGCCGTTCACGCCGCCCACGCCTTTGACGTTGGCGGCGGAGCGCACATTGTCTCGGGCCTCACCCTCTCGCATCGGACCCAACAGCCACGTAATTATGATCCCGCTGCGCCCACCCGTCGTCGTCCGTCTGTCGACGCAGATGCTACGAGCCAACCATCACGCCTCGGGTCTGATGCTGGGCGCGGCGACCGGTCCCCCGACCACGAGAGCACGAGAGAAAAGGGCCAACGAGACAAGGGCGGTGTCAAGGATGGAACCAACCGGCGGCCTTTGCTCAGTGGCGCCCACCGCGATGGGTCCGAAACCAGAGGGGGCACAGGTGCGCGCTCTCCGCGGCCCACGTCGGCCGCTGCCCGCAAGTCGTTGCCGCCCAAAGTGCGCTACGACACCAGCGGCTACCTGGCCGCCATCGACCTGCTCTATGACGCCATGGGCATCTGGGACGTGCCCACGGCCAAGACCGCCGCCGGCCGCATCATGTATGTACTCCGTCAGCGCGGGTGGAATTTCGAGAAGCGCCGGATCGGACCCGGACGCGCTACGCCTCTCTTGCGCGCCGTCGACGTAGACGCCTTTCTCACCGCGTCGGCCGACATTGCGGGCGCCGGCGACGCGGCCCTGTCGATCGCGCACTATGCCGAAACTGATGCCTATGTGCAACTCATGACCTGCCTGGGCCAGAAGCGTGACCCGCTGGGGCGGCGAACCGCTGCCGTGCACGCGCGCGAGTGCATTGCCGCGTGCATTGCCGCTTCCGAGGCCCTAGTTGTTGATCATCCATCCCCATCCTCGTCCTCATCGTCGTCTTGTACAGAGACAGCGTCATCCGCACCTGCATCTGATCGGTCCACGGTCGACGTCACGAACCCAACGTCTGCACAGACGGCGTCGAACCCGCGCCCCATGGATAGTCTGACCCGTCGTCGGCTGCGCCAACAGAACCCAACGGCAGGCTCGGCACCTCGATCGCCGCCGCCGACTGCACGGTCAACTCTTTCATCAAGTTTCCCGTCTTTGTCGTCACCATCAACTCCGACATCGCCGACACCGACACCGGGGACGGTGCCGTCGGCGCCGCCTGCGAAAACGGTTCAAACCATGGTGCCCGCCAAGCGTTCTCCCACTGAGCCGTCGCACACACGACGCGTGCGCCGTCGCATCGTGCCAAGCAGTAGCGACGACGACGACGAAGAGAATGAGCAAAAGAATCGCAGCCCCGATGCCAGCGCCGACGCTGTCCATGAATCTGCGCGTCACAAAGACGGCGATGGCAACGGCGACAACAAAGAGGGGAACGAGTCGCGGCGTGTCGCAAGCGTCGATACCGAGGGCCACAGACAAAAACAACAACGGCAACATCACACTCGACCGATCCGCGACGATCTCATGGATGACGACAAGGGTAGAAAGCGTCAAGAGGGCATGCGCCAAGACGACGATTGCCCGCTGGACGACCCGGTATCGTGTGCAGCAATGTGCCGTGAGACGACCATGGCCGCGCCCGAGCAGGCAGCGCGCAGTCACACTGATCCTGCCATGGACGAGGACGCATTCACCCCAGAGATCCACTACAATAGCACGCTGGTGGACGAGATGGCGGCGCGTGCCACGACCGATCACGCGCTGTGCGTGTGGAATCGCCGCGCGGGACTGTGGCGCCTGGTGTTGGCCGCACGGCCCGGTTCGGATCGACGGCGCCCGTGGCGGATCGTCGCCGACCATCGCATGGGGAGCCAACAGCCACCAACATTGTCCTCGGGTGCACAAACAGACGTGCGCTGGATCGAGTGGTCCAGCGTGCGCTCGCTGGCGGTCGACCTACTGACGACGTCGGCACACACGGTACTGGCCGTCGACGCCGACTGCGAGCCGCCCGGTGACGATCCCGAGGCCAAGGCCGTCACCGTCGCCTCGTCCTGGCTCTTTGCCGTGTGCCGCGCGTGGGCCTCGGGCCAGTGGCCAAGTCGTGACGTTGCTGTGCCGGCGCTCGCCCTGCGCATGGCCGAGGTGGCGGCTGCCGATCCCGACGGCCCGCACGCCACCGAGGCCATCGCCATTGCCCAGGCCTGCGTGCAGCGGTTACGCGAGCGCACTCTTTATGCCCCCTCGACCTGATGTTGTTTTTCTTTGCACGCGCTTTTTGCCAACCCCCGCTGTTGCGCTCTATGTACGTCGACGAGAAAAAGAGAAAATCTATTTGTCGTTGTTGAATCCTCGCCTCGGCCTTTGCTGGGATCAGTCGGCGTGTGTGGGCCTACCAAAACACGACACTCTGTCTTCTTTGGTGCGTGGCCGCTGTCTGTCGCTGCAAAGGTCGTCTTCCTTTTTGCGTGGGTCCCCTCATTTTTTTCTTTTTTTTTCCATTTTTCGAATAGAAAAAGAAAAAAAGGTGATGCGGTTGGTCTGGGTCCGCGCAAGCACAGCGCCGCGCGCAAAAAAAGAGAGAGACCCACGCGGCCGCGACGTGTTCCGTCGACGGCGCCTGCGCATGGGCAATGGGCGCGTCGTGGACGAGGCCAAAGAAAGGCGCGCTCGGACCGCGATTGTTTTTTTGGCCTTTTTTCTTTGAGCGCACGCCGGCCGCTGTCGCGATCGAAAAAAAAGCAGACTCGCTGTCCAAAAGGGACGAGCAATCCAGCCGCACAAATGCCTTTCGCTTTGCCGAGTCTTTGAAAAAAAAGAATAAGAAGAAGAGAGACGCAGCAACAACCCGCCAGCAACAAAAAACCGTAAATATCTTTTTTTCCCATGAATATTAAAAAAAAAGAGAAAAAGAAAACATCACAAGAGGCGGGGCAGAGGCGGCAGCGTCGACTGGCCCCTACTGGCGCCAGCGCGTGTTGCAGTTGGCGCAACGGTTAAAGACGGTCATGGGCTCGTCGGCGCCTCGCGTCTGGAGTTGGTTTCTGACAATGTCGTCGCCGCCGCACTTGCGACACCGCACGACGGCCGCCAGCGCGTCGCCAAAGATGTCGGCGTCGGCCATCATCGCGCGGCACGCGTCCATTCGTCGGTGTGCCCGTAGCCGTCGCCGTCCGGGCGCCGTGCTGGCCGCGAGCGCGTCGTCGTCGAGGGCGGCCGAGGGCGGTGTGCCGCCATAGGCGCGTCTGTGAGAAGCGCGCCCCCGCCCGACGGAGCGCGTAGGCGATCCGGCGCACGGCGGCCTCGTAGGCGGCCGGCCGGCCGTCGGTCTCGCGGTAGATGGCCTCCTCGGCCTCGCGGCAGTAGGCCACGCCGACGTCGGTACAGCCCATGGGACGCGCACGGCAGAGGTCGGCATCGGTCCACGGATCGATGGCGGCCGCCACAGGCGCCAGTGGTGTGCGCAGTAGACTGCTCACGAGAAAGTGCTGACAGCGCCAGCGGAGCGACGGCGACACGCGCACGGTGGACGTCGCACGTCGTGCCATCATGCGCACGGGTTCGCGTGTTGCGATCAGGGACGGCGGCGGTGCCGATGGTGTCGGTGCCGCCGGTGCACTAGACACTGGATTGGGTCGCGAGCGCTTGGCGGCAGCAGCAGCCGACGCCAGGGCCAATGCGCCGGCGGTGCGCTTGGATGCTGGCGAGCGCGCGCCGCTCGGACCTCGATCGACGCGGTCGGCTATTTCGTGGGCGCGTGCACGACGCGAGGCCAAGAGATGTGCGAGACCGACGGCGCCCGACGCTTCGGCCTGGCGGTTGCCATGCGTCATGTGGCCTGTCGTCTTGGGTCACCCGGAAAAAAAAAGAGGCGCAGGCGGGACGGGAGGCACCACACGCGCGCGCCAAAAAAAGGCTCGAATGAACCAAAAATGTTAAAAAAAATAGAAAAGTAGAAAAAACTAGAAAACACCTCACACAGAGGCAGGACCAAAGCAGGACGACAGGGAAAAAAAGGCGGGGCTGCGCACGCGGCCTCTCTTTGGCGTGTGGGCAAAATGCGCGCAGCGCGTGCGCCCGTTGACGATCAAGGCATGACACACACTTTTAGGCTGAATCCGCGTGCGTTTTGGCGCCACACAGGCCACCGCTCGGACCGGCGCGGCCGAGGGCGACCCGGCGCCAGCGCGCGCGGTGCCTCCCTTTTTTGTGTTCCGTTTTTTTGTTTCTTTTTTCGTGTCCTCATGTGGTCGACAGGGCGTCAAAGCGGGTCACCCTTTATTTTTTCATCCTTTTTTTTTGTGTGTCGGCCCTTTTGTGCGAACGGGCAGCATTTCTCTTGTTTTTTTATTCTCGTGATGAATCGCCTCGGTGTCTGGACAAGCAGTCACGGAGAGACGAAGAAATGGTCGCGTCCGTCTGCGCGAGCGCAGGACCAGCCGACGGCGGGGCGAGGCGAAAAAAAAGGCCGGTGGTGCAAGAGGTAAAAAAGCAGAGGGTCCACGCAGCCACGCCTCGGTCGCCGCCGGCCGCACAGTGCTTATACGCAGACCGCGACAAAAGGCGCGTGGAAAGAGAGGCAAGACGCCTGGGCTTGCAACGTCCCAAGCACACCTTTTTCTTTCTTTACCAAAACCAACCGGGTCGAGCAGGCGCCGGCGCAAAAAGGGAAACCGAGACAAGAACCAAAAACTAGGAAAAAAAAGAAAAACTCTAGGCGCGACAGAGACAGCGCCAGAGAGGAAAAGAAAAGGGAAAAAAATGGCGTCGTGTTCCGGATCGCAGCAAGACGACGAATGCTGCCCGATCACGCTGGTGCCCTTTCGCACCATCACCGCCGCGCGCACGACCTTTCTGCCGTGCTGCCATCGCTTTGACAGCGACGCCATCCGTCAGTACATTGACAACTGCCTCGCTCGGCGAGCGCCCCGCGGGGCCGCGCCGCCCGTACCGTGCCCGGTGTGCCGCTGTCGCGTGCCGCCCGACTACCTGGCCGACATGGGCGTGCCGGTGGCGTGGCCGCCGACGATGCCCGTCGTGGCATCTGCCGTGTCTCCTACTATTGCCGCCAATGTCGCTCCCGCGCCGGCTGCGACGAGGGCCGCTGCTGCCCCCGCCACCGCCACCGCCCCTATGGCGGGGACGCGCCGTTCGTCGCGTCCATCGCGTCCGCCGGCGCCCGTCGTGATCGTCCTGAGTGACGGCGACGACTCGGAAGAGGCACACGAGCGCACCGCGCAGTGGATTGACAGCGACGACGATGACGACGAGGATGAGGATGACGACGATTCCACAGGCAGTCTCGACGAGTTTATCGTGGACGACGACGAGACCGATCCCGACGCCGACTATACGCCCGTCGCGGCCGCCCCGACTGCCGCTGCCGCAACAACTGGCAGCGGTCCCGCACCGGACGATGATGATGATGATGACGACAGTGACTTTGACGACACAGACAGCGACTGCTCGTGTGTCACCGACTCGGACGATATTTGAGGGCTTTTCGTCCTCTTTGTTTTTCTTTTTTTTTCTTTTGGCGTGGCCCCGCCATGCTCGGTGTGGGCGCCCGCGTGTGTCGGGCGGCATCGCGACGACAATACACGCTCTTTTGCCCTCCAACATGAACCATCTGGGTTGTGTCCCTTTCTGGCTTTTCCCTCTTGTACGATCCCGTCCTTTGGTAGGAAAAAAAAAAGTTTGAAAAAGGTCTGAAAAAACAAAGAGCAACTGCCGCTGTCCTCGCCTCTTTTTTTTTCCATCAATGCACAAACAAAAAAGCAAAAAAACCCTCGCCCATCTTCTTGGTTTAAAAAAAAAGGCCATCGAGGGAAAATAAAAAGAGCACGCGGCATGCAGATTGGCGAGGCTGGACCGCCGGGGCGCAGGCGGGGGGTCGCGCACAGACCTTCTCTTTTTTTCTTCCGATAGTCGAGGCCACTGCGCACGAGACCATTGGGGCAGGGGCGCACCGCCCCACATTTTTTTTGCTTTCTTTTTGTCCCTTTTTTCCTCTTTTTTCTTTTTGTTGGGATCGGGAACGATCCTCAAAAAGAAAAAAGGGGGTCCGCACCGTGGGCGTCATGGCGACGGCGTCCGCCATGCGATCCGGCCAAAGCCGACGGTCACAGAGGGAAAGCCGCGCGCGCGCGACCCGCCCTCGCCCTGCCCATCTGTGCCGACGGCCGAATTTTGTTCTTTTCCCTTTTCCCAGCCTCGTCAGAGTTGGTTTGCCCCTTTTTCCATCTCCCCCCCCCCCTCCATTCTCCCAATCTGGTTGCACGGGCAAAAATCAGAGCGCGCCCGCGAAAGTGGACCCATTTATAAAAAAAAGAGAGAGACAGTGACAGTGAGATAGACGCCGGAAGCCGACCGGCGCACACCAAACAAGAGAGGAAAAAGGAGATAGAGAGAGAAGAGAGAGAGAGAGTAGACAGCAGACCCACGCCACCGGCAACGGCATGGAAGCACCCGACGAGACCGCCGCCGAAATTCGCAGGCTGGTCGGCGCGGGAGTGCTGGCACGGCGCGAGGCCGAGGCACGCGCACAGCGTCTCGTCGAGACACAGGAAGAGGCGCGCAAAAGGCTCGCCGCAGCACTGGGCTATGAGGTCGATGAGGAGGCCTTTGAGCGACTGGCCGCGCTGCCGACGTGGGCGCGTCAGCGCCTGCCGGCCTTGGCGCCGTGCCCCAACGCCGACCAGGTGGCCGACGTGCCGCCGCCGTTTGTGTTTCGCGTCGTGGGCGCCGACGGCATCGTCGCGCGCTGCGTCGACGCGCGCCTTCTCAACCACCTGGATCGGCTGGGCGGCACGAACGTGCTCCACGACGCACTCACCAACGTTGTGCTCGACGCCCTCGCGCCCGATGTGATGCCCGAAGACGTAGCAGGCGCCGTCGCCGAGGCTGTCGATGTCAATGCCGCGCGATTCAAGGCGCGCTGGCGTCAGGTGGATCCAGAGCGCGGGGTGGAGCCGTTGCCAGTCGGTCGGCTCCGTGCCATCATGCGCCCAGCTATCGGGTCCTCCGGGGTTGCCGGCCACGGGCAATGCTGCCGCCTGGGCAGCCGATCCCGCCGGCCAGCGGCTGCGCTACGCCACCGTGTCGCCCGAGTCTGGCGGTGAGGTTGCGCAGGCCATTGGTGTCGGCGCGTCACCCATCATCGTGCCGCCGGCGCTCTTTGGCGAGTGGTACACCGCCGCCACCGAGGGGCCAGCCATTCCCACTGCAGCAATGGCGATGGCCGGCACTGCCCCAGGCATGGCGGCGAGGCCGCTGACGTCACTGCCGACGGGCGCCGGCGGCCCCCTGGTGCGTATTACCTACGAGCAGCCACCCGGTTCAGGCCGTCTGGTGCGCGCACTGGTCACGCGCATCGGCAGCGATGACGCGTCGGGCCGCAACATATATGCCGACATGTTTGGCACGACGCTGGGCCTTGCGCGCGACGAGGTCCTCGAAGAGACATCGGCGCAGCCCTTTATTGGCCTCGTGGCCTACTCGACCGACCCCGCACTGCCGGGCGTCGCCCATGGCTATGCGGTGGCGGGCGGGTCGTCGATGCCGACCACAGATGCGCTGGTGCCCTATGACGTGCTTTGGAACCTATGGGGCGGCAGCGAGCACCCCGCCGACGCCTCCCTGCCGCCGCCGCTGGCCGCTGCCGCTGAGCACATTGAGAACAGCGGCGACCTGGGCAACATTGTGCTCACGCCCAGCATCTTTCCGCTGGGCGCCGCCATCATCCTCGCGCCGGCAGCGCGGGACGCGCAAGAGGCCCTCGACGCCTATGCACGTGCGGTGGCCGGCCTGCAGGGGCCACAGTCGTCGCCCATCGAACAAGTGTTGGATCGCGCCTTTATGCTCGCCGACGGTCAGATGCTCGTGATACCGCCGCAACTGTGGGCACCGGCGCGCGTCCCGCGACCCGTGGCCTTTGTCGTGCGGCGGCTCTTTGGCTATGTGCGTCGGGCACCCTACGCGCCCGGCGCCTACGAGGTGGCGCGCGTGCCCGTCATCACCGTCGGCGGCAGCCGCCAGGGCAGTTTTTACGCCCTGGACATTGAGCCGGCCGAGGTGCCCACGCCGGCAACGTCGCACGACGCCCTCGCTGCTTACTACGCGGCCGGGCCTGGCGGGCGACCGCGCTCGGAATCGCCAGCCGGCGACGCCGCCGAGGCCGCGGCCATCGAGACCGCCCTGCGTGCCCAGAGTCAAGGCGGCCTCGCCGTCGGTCTCACGGGGGCGCTGCCGCCCACGCTCGCGGTGATCATGGCGAGCCGCGAGGCGCCCACGCCGCGCGAGCGCGCCCACTGGTCCCAGTTTATGCGTCGGGTCGCACGCGCCGCCGGCGGCACCCTACCCGAACCCCCGCGCACAGTGCCACCGCGCGCCCTCGTCGGCCTGCACGTGGCGCCGTTTGCGGCCACTACCGCGCCGCCCAGTATCGGCTCGCTGTCGGCGACGGCACTGGCCATCGACCCGAGCAAGATCGGACGCCGCGTGTTTCGCTACGACACGACGCGCGGCGTGTGGCACGACGTGAGCCTCGTGCGGCCCGCCCTGCCGTCGCTCACCGACCGCGAGTTGGAGGACCTCTTGCTGGCGCTGCCCGAGACGCCCGACAGCCCGCGTGCCCCGCTCATGACCTTTTACCTGGTCGGACCCGACGGACCCATTGCCACCGCGGGCAACCTCGCGCGTACCGTCACTTTTGCCCCCGAGGCCATCAACGCCGCCGACCGCCAAGAAGGCCGACGACGCGCCGAGGCGCAGCGCGCGCAGGTCCAGTCGCGCGCGCGATTCGTGCCGCCGCAGCCGCCGAGGCCCGTGCGGCCCAACAACCAACCAACACAATGGCAGCAGCAGCAGCAGCAGCAACAGCCCACAACACAGCCCACGGGTTCCGTATTGGGACGTCGGCGACAACCTCCAACACCCACACCCCCTAGTCCGACACCGTTGCGGCCCACGTGCCCCACCGGGCCTGGCACAGCAGGCTGCCACAAGTTTGGCGCGACTGCTGGCATCGCCCGCGCCCCGCGTCGTGGCCGATCTCGTCGGCGTGCCGGTCGAGCGCGTGCGCGACATCCTCCAAAGCGACGCGTGGCTGGCGGTCGTCGCCGGCAACGACGCCGACGCCAGTGCGCTGGCAATGCGTCCGGCCGACCCGCGCACCACCGACCCGGCGGCGCCGTCCGTGTTGGACGTTGTCGACAATGCCGTCTACGAGTTTACCGACGTCGGACCCGAGATCATCGCCGAGGTGGTCGACCGCACGGCACACGACCCGCGCTGGACGCCCGCCGTCGACGGACTCGTGACGCCACGGCGCGTGCTGGGCGTCGTCGCCGCGGCCTACGATCCGGTGGTGCGCACGCGCTCGGCCGACCCCGACAGCAACGCCTCGGCCGTGCTCCTCAACCAGGTCTACTTTGCCCTCGCGCATCGCAACGCCCAACAGCAACAAAACCTTTGACCGCCCCAAAAAAGAATTTAGAAAAAAGTAAATAAATACCAAAAAAAAAGAATGGGCAAAAACACAATGGCCCAAAGACTGTGGGACGAAAGCCTTGCTCCTCGATATGTCTGTCCCGACGTGATCGTACTTGGGCGCCAGCATGTCTGCCCATCCAGAGGCTCGGTGTTGTCGGTTCGCCGAGTCTTTTTGTTGTTTTCGTTTTTTTCATTCGATGCCCCTTTTTTCGTCTGCACGCGCACGCGAAACAAGGCCACACCCTCTTTTTTTTATTTTCAATCCTTTTTTACATTTTTATTTTATGTTTTTATCCCATTTAGTGCTTGCGGATCGGTTAACCGACGACTAAAATCCTGAATTTTAGGGGGATTTTTTGATTTATATGATTTGTGATTGGAGAATTTGGTGTGGATTAGTCGACGGCTAACCGACCCGCAAGCACTGATCCATTCTCCAAGGTGCGTCCTCGCCGCTTTTTTGTTTGGGCGTGCAACATCTTTTGTCGGCTGTGCCGTTGGCGGCGCCGTCAGCCCCTGGAAGATCGACAAAGTACGGGTCCCCTTGGATTGTCGCTTCTGCAAATGTCGGCGCCACAAAGGCCTGGGTTTTTTATAAAAGGGAGAGAAAAAAATGTGCTGGTGGTCCCAAAAACTAGTGTGATTCGTTGTCGCTGTGTCCACCAAAAAGGCCCATTTGCTCGTCGCCACACAAAAAACGGGTACGACGTGCTCGGGCACACCGAAAACTAAAAGGACGGGGCAACAAAGGCCGCACACGATCGCACAAGACAGGGGCCAAAAGAAAAAAAAGGAAGAGAGGCGCCAATGGCCAGTCACAGATGGCGGCGGCTCTGGTCCCTCTTGAGGACCTTGGGTGAGTTGGTTTTCTCTGGTCGTGTTTTTCGTCGTCGTGCAATGCGCCGCGTGCCCACAGACCCCGGCGCAACGGTTATTTGCCCATCGCCTCTGGCAACACGCCATCGACCAAATGGGCCGACTCGTGCCGTCGCCAAGGATGGCAGTGCCACACGTAACGGCGCCCACTATGATCACCACCATAATGACGATGACGACAGTACGGTACACGGCTGCGGGCGCCTCACTTTTGCCGGCGACGAGGTGCGTGCCGGACGCGGCTTGGCGGCCTGGCGCGACTGGCCGTTTGACCTAGACACGCCGTCGTTCGAGGCGCGCGCGACGCCCTTGTCGACGTGTTTGCTGCGCGCCTCGATGCCTGGGTGGCGCGCATCGAGGTGGCACCACTGATCGTGCCAGCACGGCGCACCCACGACGACGCCCCTCTCTCACTGCGCCACTATCGCTACAGCGTGGTCACCGCGCCGGCTGTGGCTTATACGAGCACCGTCTGGTGGATGCCGTCGGCACTCACCGACGCCGCTGTCTTTGGTGACCAAGACGACGATGACGATGACAACGACTGCAAACACAATGACGATGGTCACGAGATCGTCAACAATGGCGATACCAACGGCACAAGCGGCATGTTTGTCGAGGAGGGGGTCGATCGTGCCCATGACGACCAAAGTGATGCCCTGTGTCGTCGCCCCGCCACAGATGGTACCGACATGGACGCACATGTGGATGCCTCGCGAAAACATCCGCCCGACAGACAGACCACTGAATCGACCGGCTGCGCTCTCGACAACGGGATCGACCTCGCGACTGCGACCTCGCGACTCTGCCGACGAAACACGGTCGTCCCCAACGCACCGGCGCTCCTATGGCGGGGCACCGTGGACGACGTCGTTGCCCAACTGGACGACATACGCGACAGCGCTCTCTGCGTCCATGCCATCCTCTCTTTTCGGCCAGCCGATTCTTGCGCCGGCGTCTGTGTATTTGATCCGCGAAAGGCACACAGCGAGGGTGTCCTTTGATCACAAGATCTTTGCATACACGGCACACCAACGACCAGTGTCCCCAACGACAGATGCGTGTTTTTTGTATTGTTTTATGCAAACCTCAAGGCCAAACAAGAGATCCGCCAACAACAATCGGAAAAAAAACGGACACTGGGCAGGCACGCGAAAAGGGCGTCGCATGGTGCGGCTCTTTTCTTCCTTGTGGGCCTTGTCGCCGTTGGTGGCACAAAGAGGGCCCATGGCGACGTCCCTTGTCGGCTAGCCGCCTGGGAAAATTGTTTGGTTCCGCATTTATCTATTGGCCCGACCTTGCCATGACAGGCTCAAAAATGAGGAATAAGAAGAAACTTCAAATCCATTTTTCTTTCCTTTTTATAAGAGCACACAACAGGGCCACCACCTAAAAAGTCTGGCGACAGGACCAACAACCGCGCCGCGCATACCAAAAAAAAAGAAAGAAACAAAAAGAGGTTTTGGCAAAGGACGGAAAAAGAAAGAGATGGAGACAGACGGTGCACGCAGGGCCGCCAAGGCAGAGATTACAGTGTTGGCCCTCCACGGGTACGGCCAGACCAACGACGATCTGGCGCGACCGTTATTGCGCCTGCTCAAGGCGCGCCCCGGCCAGACGCCGCTGCGCACGGTATTTCCCACAGCGCCCGTCGCCCTCGCGCAGACCGGCGACACTGTGGTACGCCAGGGCCGCGCGTGGTGGACACGCCCGACCATGGGCCTCTACGACGCATTTTCCTATCGCGAGTTTGATGAATCGTGCGCGGCCGTGTCCGCGGCCCTCGACGGTATCGAGGCCGACGCCGTCTTGGGCTTTTCACAGGCGCCGTCATGGCGACGCTCTTGCTGCAGACCGGCGCCCTGCCCGGCTGTCGCTGCGCCATCCTGATTGGCGCCTCGGGCGTACAGGACCCCGCCATGGCCGCGCTGCCCCGTGTTGGCCCCGATGTGCCGGCGCTGCTGGTGCACGGCACCAAGGACGTCCTTTGTACCATGGACGACGCCCACCGACTTGCCGCGGCCTATACCGACGTGCGCTATGCGACCCATCGGTGGGGCCACGTCGTGCCTTCAGACGCGGCCAGTCGCGACGCCGTGTTGGCCTTTGTCGCCGAATCCATGGCCCATCCCTGTTCCATCGAGTAGCATTCTTTTTTCACCATCGTCGTGGCTTGCGCTCCTCGTGTCCCCGAAAAGGCCTCCCAAACCATTTTTTATGAATAAAAAAAATACGACAAAAACACAGACAGTGTTGAGGTGTCTTTTTTTTTGCATTTTTTCCCCATGCTTGCGCCGAGTGTCAGCATGATGCGCCCCAAGGCATCAACAAGGCCACTGCTTTTTTGCGCTATGACGACGACGACGTCAAGACAAGAGTTGGGTTTTAGACGGCCCTTGTTTGGGATAAAAAAATGGCGGATACCTTCTTCTTCTTCCGACAACACGCCATAGTGACAATAGTGCAGACAAGGGGTTGGTGCGCCGGGCACTGAAAGGGACGGGGGGGGGGGGAAATTATTGATCAAGCGATTGCGCGAGACGAATGACCACATTGCCGGCACGGTCAGCGCGCGCCGTGACGCCCGTGGGTCCCGCAAAGGCTCCTGTGCAAAATAGTCCCAGCGTCGGGGGATTGCGCGGGCGTGGGTAGCCTCCATGCGCTCCATGTGGCAAAAGACGTCGGCGTACGAGGCCACCGAATAGGCATGGGCGTCGCCCTGCACCGACACGAGTGTACCGGGCAGCAACGGCTCTGACAAAATGGCTGCGGCGATGGGCAGAAATGGCTGCATGCGACCGGTGCCCACAAGCGCAAAACACATGACCAGGTCCGCCGCGAGTTGGGCAAAGGGCGGACGCGGCAGGCACCACGCACCGCGCGGCACCGACAGGGGCAGCATGGCCGGCAGGCCCAGCGGCGCCACCCGTCGCGCATAGAGCCGCTGCGTGGGGGCCGACGCGGGATGCACAACGCGCCACGCGCGGTGGCACGGCCGCCCGGCCGCATCCATGTATTGGCTGACATAGATGCCCCGAAGCGGGCCTTCGGTAGGGCACGTGGGCAGGTCGCGCGTGGGCCTGCTCACGCCGAGTGCCAACACAACCGATGCTATCTCGGTGCTCGTCGCCATGAGACGCGTCAATTCGTACGTGGTCAAAAAGGAGCATACATAGGCCAATACGTCGAGCGGAAGCGACGGCAGGGTGAGTGGCGCCAGAGAATCGTCCTCCTCCTCCTCGGCAACCGCCATGATGTCATGGTCGCCGTCGTTGTCGTGGTCGCCTTGTAGGTCCTTGTCATGGTTCATGGCCGTCTCGCCCTGTACGGTCGCCCCCCAAAGGAACCTGATGAATTGTTGGTGGAGCGAGGTAGGTGTTGGGCGGCTTTGTGCTCTTTGTTTTTTTTGTTCTCTTTTGCCGCCGGCATACCCCGACCCTTTCTGCAATGTCTATCGCGGCCACCTATTGGCATACCCCCCTTTTTTTTCTTCGCCAGACAATTTTCTTCGCGCCCACCAAACCCACAATGATGTTGCCCCATCGAATGAAGCCATGTTTGAGGTTTTTGTCCTCGCATCTTTTGGGCGTGTGCGGCAGCATGCCGTGCACGTGTCGACTAATCGAAAAAAACCCTGTTTTAAAAAGGCACGGGTCCATTGGCTGTTTTCTCAATTGGTGGGAAAAAATCGGGCCAGAGCGGACAAAAACGGCCGCGTGCTCCCTCTCGGTCCAGACGGCCAGGCGCGACGACAGACGACACCCAGACAAAAAGGGATAGGCCAACTACGAAAAACTAGAGCACGCGCTCTCGCCGCCATCACCAAAAAAACAAAAGGGAAAAACCAAAAAGGCCACCGCAGACGCCGAGCCTGCCATCTTTTTTTTAAAAGGAAAAAGAAAAAGAAAAGAAGGATGACCGTAAAGAGGTATGCCGACAACAAGGCGGCCAAGGGCAGGCCGCACCCCCGCGGTGTGGCGCTCGTCTTTGCGAGCGCGGGCGCCCTATGCCTCGTCATCGCGGCGGCAGTGTTTGCCCTGTGGTTCACTGACTCGTTGGGCTATGACGTGGCCCTGGAGGCGCGGATCACGCGCGCCGACTGCCTCGTGCTCGATCAACTGACTCGAGAGCCGACGACCGAGCCACTGAAAGCGCCACGCGTGCGATTCTACGCGCCCGCGGCAGGAGAATGGATCGAGACCACGCTCACGACAGCGTTGGGACGCCACCAACGACACACCCTGCCGCACGCCTGGCTGCCCTTTCTGGCGCGCCACTCGCCGGGCGACGAGATCCCGTGCTACTATGACCCTGACGACCCAGGCGCCGCGGCCGCCCTCTCCGAGCACGTCGACGCCCTCTATGTTCGATTGCTGGCTTGTGCGACGGTCGTCGTGGTCCTGTGGGTGATTGGCACGATCTCGCTGGCCATCGCCGTTGCTGACGCGCTCGACTGTGCCGACACTTGTCGATACAGTGAGGATGATGACGGCGACGGCAATGATGATGACAACGACAAATGTGGGCCGTCTGATTTAGAAATGAATCGGCCGCCGTCGCGAGGTTGGGCCTTGCGTTGGCGCCTCCTCGACGTCGTCCTGGCCGAGTAGATTTGGCCGGTCCCGTGCCGGCGTCTGTGCGGCCGCGCAATGACTCTGGTTGTATACACACTCTCTTTATTGTCTGAAAAAACCACCTTTGCGAATAAATCATGTTGGAAAAAGTTGTGTTTCCGTGTGTTTGTCTTTTTTTTCTTGATTTAGTAAAATAAAAAAAAAAGAATTCAGGTCGGGGTGCGCGCGGCCGAGCCGCGGCACCGACAGGCAACCTCTTTTCTTTTTGTTTTTGTTTTCGAAAGAAAAAAAAGAGGCAAAGACAAACCGAAAACCCTGCAAGAATGTGGTCTCATGTCGACGTGGGGCCATGGCCGAGAGGGAAGGAAAAGAGAGAGAGACAACAGCGCGAGGACGGCGTCGGCATGCGAGCGGCCCCCGCCGTCCACCCTTGAGGGGAAAAAAAAGGACAGCGAGACCAACGCGCGGCCCAGCACGATCCGAGAAAGAAAAAGAAATACGGTAAAAAAAGAAAGAAAAACACCCAAACAACGGGACCTGCCCACGCACGCTTGCCGGCCGACCTTTGCACAGGCGTCTTATTGTCTCGTGTGCGTTTTTCGCATTTTTGTTGTTTTCTTTCCAATTTAGATCACCAGTGTGCGTGTGGTGATGAAGTCCATCTCGACCATCATGGAGCGCATCGCCAGAGCCGTCGGGCTCACGGATACACCGGCGCGCGCCGCATCAGACGCGGCGACAGTGTTGCCCACGACAACAACGATGGCGACATCGATGACCATGCTCGACGAACTGGCGGCCCTATGGCAACCGATGGTGGCCGTGCCGCGCGCCATTGCCATCGCGCACGACGACGTACGAGGAGGAGGTCCGGCAATAGCGTGCGGCGGCGACAGCCGGGCGAGTGCGGCGTGGTGCGTCATCGATCTCGACGCGCGCGTGCTGTCGTGCGAAACACGCGGTCTCTGGTGGGACCCATTCGACGTGGTGCCGTCGACCGAGGACGACCGCCTGCTCTTGCGCAGCGCCGAGCGCGGACGCAGCGGCTCGTGGTGGTGCGAGATCGTGCGCGGGCCGCGCGACCGCGACGCCGAGCGCTCGGTCTACTATACCGACCTCACCTTTAGCGACACTGCCGTCGAGCCGCAGCGGGGCGTCATCAATGGCGCCCGTCTGCGTGGCGGCCCGCCCAAATCGCGCACGTCCTAGCCGTGGATGCGATTTTCTTTTTTTTCTTTTTGACGACTATTTTTTGTCCTGTTTTTTTGCGCAGGGCCGCTCTGCCGCGCAATCAAAAGAATCCCGTGCCAGACACCGTGCTTTTGTCCACCGCAGCCTTGCCGTTGCATCTTTTTTTTCTTTCGACGTTGGTCTCTTGGTGTGGCCGCGCAGAACCGAGATCGAGCGACAAGGCTCTTGGCGATCTGGACCGCCCTGGCGCAGGCGCACGGCCAATTCTCTGGCGCACCCCCAAACACATATTTTCTTTCTTCTCTTTTTTTATCATCTTTTAAAGATTGTTGAAAAAGATAAAATCTTGCGCTCGGCCTACGCTGCAGAGGTCAACACAACCAAGGCGCGACCCCTCACAAAGAGGGTCTTTTTTAGAAAAACTAAAAGGGAGAAGAAAAATGGATGCGGCAGCACACAGGCCAACCCGCGTGTGTGTCGGCGAAAAAAAAGGTCGGCTGCCAAAAGTCGACACAGGGCGAGGCGCCCAATGCCGATAAGGGAGCGGCGCATTGGCCCAGTGGGCAAGGGGGGATGGCGGGACCGTGGGCATGATCGACCACAAAAAAGACATTGAGCGGGGGACACGTCCATAGATCCTGTGCCATCTGTCCCCAAAGACGCTCTTGCGCCTACAATAACATAACAAAAAAACGGAAAAAAGGCATCAACGCCCTAAACCAACAAAAAGGCCACGGAAAAAAAGAGACAGAGAAAAAAACACAAAATGGCGATCTCAACCTTGCCGCACGAAATGTGGACCCATGTGCTCTCCTACTGCGACGCCGTAGACGTGTGGCGACTGGCGCTCACATGCCGCGAGGCCGCATGCACGGCCCTCGATCCGGTCCACATTCTGGGACCGGGCTACCGTCGGGCGGCGGCGCGCCTATGCACGGGCCACATGTGCCTCGCGCGTCTCGGGGCCGTCGTCGACGATGATTTTTCCAGGCCGCCGAGCCCGCCCCGTTGGGCATTGTGCGCGACGACGACTGCCGCCGGGCCGAGGGCGCAGACGACAAGGCGCAACGCAGCGACCTCAAGCGCAGGGTGCTCGATGGCGATGGGTGGTATCGTGTGGGCGCACGGCGGTTGGTGGAAACAGGACCCACGGGGCCGGTGGGTGGACCGCCATCACTGTGCCACCTGCCGCTGTCGCTGGTGCATAGCATAGGGCCTCTGGCGGCCTGGGCGCTTGTTGACGTGGCCGCCCATGCTCAACGGCGAGGTCTATGCGTGGGCGATCCAGGGCAACGTGGCGTCCAGTGGCTCGCGGGCGACGGCGTGCGCGGTCCCGCGCTGTGCGTCGATCGTCGGAGCGCCACCAACCGCAAGTGGACATGGGGGTTCTGGCGCGGCGGCCGCCAAGTGGGACCCGGCGTCGCCATCACCGACGCCACGCGCAACACGGAGCCTGGCTCGCTCGCGACGCCCATCGTAGGCTTTGCGTGGACGTGGGCGCAACGATGGCACTGCCCTGCGCATGGATCATCTCCCCTACCACTGGGGCCATCGGCCACGCGCTCGATCGCCGTGTACGGCGCCGCGTCGCACCGAGGCCGTGAGACCCGTCACGAGGCGACGCTCGTCGACGCCGACGGGCGCCGTTGCGTACTCGTGTGTGCCCTCGACGACACGGGCAGCCTTATCGGGTCACTGTTGCGCCTCTGCGGGTTGTTGATGCGTCTGGGCTCATCGTGCCCTGCCGACGGACGAGAGGCGCCGCCCGTTGTACGCCACAATCCTCCTTGGTCGATCAGTGAGGACCTCGATCGCCTTTGGATCATCGAGGTTGATCGCACTGGCGCCGTTCACGAAACTGTGACGACGGGCGGGTTTGTCCCCGGACCCGACGACGATCCGACGCGGTCATGGAAGGCCTGGGTGTCGCCGCGGCTGGCGGGTCCCTATGTTGCGCGCATCATCAGCGCGGCGCGTGCCGACGATCCAGATGCAAGTCCACTGGCGATCCTTTCGGGTGTCGATCGACCAGAGGACCGCACCACACTGTTTGCCTCGTCGCGTATGGCGCGCGGTCGAGGTCTACGCATGGAGATGCTCGACCTGCGCGACGACGCATGGGGGACGCGACGAGGCATGCCTCTGCCGGTTTATTCGGGCTCGACCGCCGTCTCCTTCACGGGATCTCTGGTCGCATTGGGCCAAGGTCGTATCTATGCATCGCTCAACGACAGAGATACGCTTGCTGTCATCTCTGCCCAATTTGTCGGTGGCGCTCCGGTGCAGCACTGTCTATTGGTGCCAGCGCGTGGTTGTCTAGTCTATGCCCCCATGTGGCACTGGAAGTATGATCCTGCCCTCGGCCTGCATGCGCTTTCGCCGCGCGGTCGCGGTACGGTGCGCCTTGCATCGGGTATCGAGATGACCTGCGAATGGCCAACGGACCCCTTGGACGCGCGCGCACCTCTGATCACGTGCGCGCAGCGTGTCTCGTCGCCATCGCCTTCTTCCAACAACGCAGAGAGATGCGTGCACGCAGACAACACACTTTTGATGGCGGCGGCAGTGACGACGACATCGCTTGATTCCTTGGACCGACAGACGCTGGATGTGCTCAACACACTATGGGAGCAGCGTACCCCTTGCGTGGACTTGCCGTTTCTGCTCGGGCATCAGGGGCGGCCCATGGATGCTGCCCGCATGATCGCACACATGATTGCCCAAAGCGCACTCCGCTTTCGCGTCGAGATTGCCGGTGTGGGCTCTGTAACGGTCGACTTTGCCGTCGAGGACGAGGAGCGCGTGCGCCAGTGCGCTGTGCAAACTCGCGCCCGTGGATGAAAAAAAACATCAAAAAGACACGGATAAAAAGTCGCGGTGTCGGGCAGGCGATGCGCGTCATCCAACCCAGAGAAAAGAAAAGTCGCACATTGTCTTTTCTCTTTCTCAAAAGTGCGGATCAACGCCGGGATAGAGGGAAGGTGGCATTTCTTTTTGTATTGTCTAGTTGTTGTTATCTTGTTGCCATGGCGCATCGTGGCGGGTTCATTCAAAGTTGCAGTCCATCTCGAATCCGTCGCGGTCGGGGTCGACGACGCAGAGGGCGCGCCCGGTCCGGGGCGCATAGGTCGACGTGGCGGGGAGGCGCGGCACGCACGCCGCGACAAAGCCGCCGTGCGCGTCGGCGCTCACCGTGCAGTCGAATTGCACATCATCGTCCCTGCCCACCGAGGCGCCCAGTGGCGCGCCGTACGCGGTCGCGACCGGTGGCGCAGTGTGGACGGTCGGCGCCTGCACCAGGGGAATGGGGCGCGCGTAGGCGAGAGGGTCGGCATAGTAGGTGGCCATCATCGAGAGTGCAGACGCAAATGAGGGACTGACGAGAGGCCGACAAGAGGATGCGCAAACAGGGAAAGCGAGACACGGCAAAAAAACAGCAGTCGCCTTTGCCGTATATTGACTTGCTTTGTCGTCGTCGAGTTTCGACCGGCGAGGCCGGCTCCGTGGGTCCGCCATGCGGCGCTCCAAAGCCTTTGCAACAGGATGGCGACCATCGCGGCCGCCCCACCCATCGGCCTCTTCACTTCCAGGGAAAAAGGGGACGACCACAGGCCCTCTCTTTTTTGGCTGCATGCATCGACTAGCACAAAAAGGCAGGGTGCCAAAAAAGGCATGGAAGGAGAAAGAAAAAAAAGAACAAGAAGCGGATTGTGGACGACGGGTTTCTCGTCTGCAGAGTACGGCGAGGGCCAAGAGGGAAAAAAAGGATGGGCCGTTGACGCAGGCGCGCGAGTGCGTGTCGATGGTTTGCAACGGCGAGCGTCGCCCTCATGGAAAAAACACACGCACTCTCCTCTGGGCGATGGCCGACGGCGACGAATCGGCGACGCGATCGCCGGCGCTGACCCTGGCGACTCTGCACCTGACGGCGTGCGCCGAGCACGGGGGTCCGGCGTCGTCGCGCGATCGCGCCTTTTTGCGCGCCCTCACCAAAGGCGCCAACTTGTTGCCGCCAGATGCTGGCTGGGCCTCGCCCGCATCCCTGGTCGCCCTCTATGTACCGTTTTGGACCGCCCTGCAGGCCATCGAGGACGCACGCCCCGGTACGGTGGCGCGCATCCCGTGGCCGCCCACACCGTTTTCGGTCTACTTGTGCGCCGCCGAGGGACCCGATGTCGCGGCGCGGCGCAATTGCAGTGCCGCACGGTTCGGAGGGCCATATGGACCCGAGCGCGCCTATGGCCTCGCGGCCGCCTCGTGGGACACGCTCGCACAGGCCGTCGACCAGGATGGCGGCCTTGACGGCCATCGCTACCTTGTCGCCGTGTCCCGCAGCGGCGACCATGAGGACGATATTTGGGAGGCGACCCTGACCACGCCCGCCGGTCTGGTGGTGGCGTCTCTGATGGCGCGCCCTGAATCGGGCCGCGATATTGGTGCACAGACAAACAAACCACTGTTGTCAACGGCCAACGACGATGACGGGCACACCATGCCGCCACCGCCATTGCCCCCAAGGGACGATTGTCGGCCTTGTGGGGTTGCCAACGATATGAATGCAACAAAGGCCACCGGCATTGACGACGATGGCAATGATGACAACGACAATGGGATCAAAGAGAATGCACAAATCCCTGTGATAACAAACTCGGGCGTGCATACTTGCGTCGACGGCAGCAAATTGGGGTCCGAGGCGGCGACGATGCGGCGGGCACCGGTGGCGCGCGCCGCCGGCATGCTTTTCGAGTTTGGTGGATCAAACATTGGGCGCCATCTGGGGCCGGCAGCCGCGGCGCTCGAAACCATCTATGGGCGGCGCACGATGCGCGCCTGGCCGTCATTGGTGTGTGCGCTCTTGTACGCGGCCATGGGCGCGGTCGTGTCTGACGACGAGGCCCTATGCCCGTTGCGGCTCTTGCCCACCGCCGTCGATCGGGCGGTGGCGCGGCCCGACCAAGAGAGCCTGGGCGTCGCCCTCGGGACCATGCTCGCCGCGCGCGACCTCTGACATTGTCACTCTCTTTTTCCCCCTTCCCTTTGTGCCCTCGCGCCTTGTTTTTGGCATAAAGAAACAAAAATTGCGTGTCCCCCTGTCCGACGACTTTTTTCGTCTGTGGACCACATAAAGAAGACGGGACCATTTATTTTTATGCATCGCCATGCCATTGTCCTTTTACTTTTTTCGTCGAGCGGCAGCATAGAAGGGCACGACTGTGTCTGGTACTCGCTTGCGTTGTTGGGCAATTTTTAGGACCCTTTGCGCTCGACCAATCCCATGGCCGTGTTTTGAATAGAGACCCAAAAAAGAAAAAGAAAAAAAGAGGACAGTGCGGTCTCGTCGCTCGCCTGGTCCTTTTGAGAGTCGGCGCATTTTTTTGGTCGCCTTGCGCGAGTTGGCGCACTCGCCCCGTGCCCACAGCAGCCGGCGCCTCGCCATTGACTTTTTTCTCGGTGCACGAAAAATAAATAGAGAAAATAGAAAAAATAGGAAAGAAAAATTGTGCGATTGCAAAGTTTTTTGAACCAAGGAAAAAAGGGGAGCCAATTTGGTCGGCCTCTCGACACCTCTTTTCTCTACCTCTAGTCGGATCGGGTCGTCGGCACAGTTTTTTTGCAAGCACGCCGAGTGTCCCTCCCGTCGCCAAAGCGGAACATGATTGGCTTCCGTCGCCCACCAACCAACCATATCATCGAAAAAAAAATTATTACAAAAAAAAAAGAAACAAAAAGACACAACGACCAGGGACCAAAAAGTGGCGAGAGAGCAACGGTCGGGAATACGCGCGATGCAAGGCGCCGACCTGCCATGTGCCGTCGACCTGCGCGGTGACGCTCCGAGAGGCGTGTGTGTGACGATGCCGCCGGTGATGACGGCCGACGACCTGCCTTTAGACGCGCTCGCGCTGATCCTTGGGGAGGCCCTCGAACCGCGCTGGCACTTTTGCGCGCGTGCCACCTGCCGTTTATGGGCCTCGGTGTGTGCATCCTTGTGCCCGAGATCGAAAACGGTGCGGGTGTCATGTGTGGCCTCGCTCCTGGTCCGCGCCGCTCCCGACGATCCCCTTGTGGGCACTCCCGAGGCCGCCGAGGCTGGTGTTTGGCCATGGGTGCGACCCTCACCGAGGCCGGGGCCGCCTTGGTCGGCAGCGGCAGAGAGCATCTTGTCGCCTATGCCATCTCCCGTCCGAGAGCGCACGACGTACCTCGGGCAGCGATGACCCCCTTTGAGGCTCTGACAGTGGCAGTCGTGCGTCTGTGTGAGCCCGACAATGTCGCGTCCTACCTGGATCGCCATCTACTGGCCGTCATCCCCGACCGGGCCGTCGACACACCCCTCGACGCCGACGGCCGACCCGACAATGACGATGATCATTCGCGCCGCGAGGAGGTCTTGGGGATGTTGGAGCAACGCTATGCGCTACGCTTTGAGAGCGTGCGCGCGCGATGGCAACCGCGTGGCTTTAAGCGCGGCTACGGGCATGGGGTGCGCACGATCGCCGCCTACATGGGCCACGACCCCAAATCGGCCAGGAACGTGCTCACCGACTGGCGTCACTCCAATGGACCCATGACCGCCGAGGGGGCGCTCTTTCTCCTGTGGCGCACGGGACAGATGGAAAACACGCACTGGCCACGGCGGTTCGAGGCACAGATCGCCGACGCCTCGGGGGTACACCGCTCGACCCGCGGGCGGTGGTCGACCTCGCGGCCCGGTCCGTGACGGCCACGCGCATCGTTACTTTCGAGACACCGCTCTTTGAGTGGCTCTACACCGAGTCGGCCCTGTTGGCGCCGCTGCGTCCCATACGCACGTTGGACACGAGCAACTGCCCGTTGCTCGATCCCTCGGCGTGTGTCGACATGCGCGTCACCGTGGCGCTCCTTCGATTCATTACATCTGACAAGGGCGTGCCAGCGTCCGTTGAGGCCATCGACACCCTTGTGTGTCGTGTCGTCGACGAGGCGCATCGTCGGCTGTGCAACAGCGATGGCACGGATGACGACGATGATGATGACGATGACAGGATCAGTCACAATGAGATCTTCTCGACCCTTTTTAGGTTGGCCTTGTGTGTGCGCAAGGCACACAACACAGTGGGCGCGCAGCCGGCATGCGCTCCTCGCAGATACGCCTTGCCGTGTGCGGCAGGGGACGCCTGTGCGGTCCTCGCCGAGGCACGGCGGAGGATTGTCGAGTCTGGTTTTATATCTGACGCGTGGAGGGCGCTCTTTGACCTCGACCCCACCCTGTGAGACCTCTTATTGCAATTCATTGGCTTTTCTATTGTCGCCATCGAGCAATTGCCCGTCCACCCCTCCTGCGAATACATGCCAGGGCAGTCACATGGTGATCACCCATCTAGGGTCTCTTTGTCGTGCATATATTTTTTTCTTGCCATCATATCGGCCGGGACAGTGCCGCCAAGTTGTTGCGCACACCGGGAAGACACGCGACCGGGTAAATGCGGCCGCCTATGTGGGGAGGACCCGACCTTTTGGCGAGACTCACTGGGCCGATTAGAAAAAGGGCTGCATATCGGCGCGGTCCTCTTGGAGTATACTGTTTGATCGCGACTCTTTGCCATGACAAGTCGGGCCGACATGGGGGCCAAACAACACGGTCTGTCTATTTTCATTGGGGGAGGGGGCGTCTAGCCGATGATGCGCGATAGGGTGGCCAGATCGAGGGTGGCCTCGCCGCCGGTGCGCCGGCTGGCAGCGGCCGCGGCGTGGCGCGACGACGCCGACGAGGCCATGTAGGCGGCAGCCGTGGCGCTCTTGTCACGACACACTTGGACGACGCGCTGCTCCATGGTGCCCGCGGCGATGATATTGTAGACTGTCACGGGCCGCGTCTGGCCCACGCGCCAGCAGCGCGAGTAGGCCTGCTCGTGCACGGCGTTGGTCCACCACGGCTCCACGCACACGCAGTGGTTGGCCTCGGCCAGGTTGAGGCCCTCGGCGCCAATCTTGTAGGTCATCAACAGCACGCGCGGGCCGCCCGCAGCGCGAAAGGCCCGCAGGCGCTCGTCGCGCTCGCGCTTGGGCGTATCGCCGTCGACTTGCACGACGCCCATCGCCGGCAGGCGCGCGGCGACGGCGTCGGCGACAAGGTCCAGGCACGCGGCAAAGGATGAAAAGACCAACACCTTTTCGTCGGCGGGCACCTGGCCGAGGATGCGCGTGATGGCGCGCATCTTGGCGCTGCGGACACCAGCGCGTGACCGCCTGTCCAGGCACCACATGGCCAGCCCCATGCCCGATTCGCGGGCATCGTCGGCCGCACGCTCGGCGTCGCCTTGAGGATCGTCGACAATTTCGATCGTTGTCGTTGTCGGTGGCGTCTGTGGTGGCGGTGGCGCCATTGACGGTGGCAGCCGCCGCGGCGGTTGACGTGGCATTGACACGCGCAGCACATTGGGGTCACTGGAGGCGTCTGTCATCGATGCGATGGCGGCGGTGCGATTTGTTGGTGTCGTGGGCGTGGATGCGACTGCGGTCGCGGTGATGGTCGTCGTTGTTGTGCGCTGGCGCGGTCCGACAATAGTCTTGGTCGTTGTGACAGTGTGTCCCGCACCGCCGGCGGGATCCAACTGGGGCGCAAGAGAGACATGCGATGGGCGACCGGTCACGGGACCAACAGCAGTGGACGGCGTTGGGATGGATGCGCGTGGCGGCGGCACCGCCACGTCCATGGCAAGGGTGGCAGCGGGGGTCATGCTCGTCGCGTGTGCTCCTGGGTCCTCGCGCGGTGCGACATTACCGGTGGCGGCGAGCGACTCGTCGGCGCGCCTGAGCACACGCATGATCTCGTCGCGCGTCGATGTACCGTCGCCGAGAGTCATTAGATGCGCGGCGACGGCCACCTGCCGCAGGCGCGTAAACATGGACAACACGCAGGCAAAGTTGCTCGTCTGTGCGCGCATGTCGTCCAGCGCCGAGCGCGCCAGGGCAAGCACGGCGTCATAGGTCTGGCGCTCGGGCATGCTCAATGTGACAATGACCTCGCGATGGTGGATGGGCGGCAGTCGAGGTGTGGCGATAGACGCCGACCTCGATGGCGACGACACTGCTGTCTTTGATACCACCGGCGCAGTGGATGGCCTTGGTGCAGAGTCGGGGTGTTGTTGTCTGTCGGGTGCACCCGTTTGACGTGTCTGTTGTGTGACCGGTGGCGACGTTGTTGATGTTGGTGATGTTGATGATGTTGATGATGTTGATGACGTTGGCGATGTTGACAGTGCGGTATGATCATCGTTGCCTCTGTCATTGTGATCGTCATAGCCCATGACCAGCACGGCCTCGGAAAGGCGGTGGCGCGTGTAAAAAGTGGGACCATCGCGCTTCCACACGGCGCGCGACGCAATGCCCGTGTAGCCCAGGAAGCGCATCTGCGCCCAAATGTCTGTATGGCTGTTGCGGATGGGCGTGCCCGTGAGGCACCACTTGTAGCGGCCATAGAGGGCCATCACCGCGCGGTAGATGCTCGTCGTCGGGTTGGCAAACCGCTGCGACTCGTCGCACACGATGCGCTCCCACAAGGTGCCATAGAGGACGGCGCCGCCGACGAGGTCGGGCCGGTCGGCTCTGGAGCGGGCACGCGCGTGGACCGCCGTCACGCGGCCTTTGGGACCGCGCTCCAGACAATCTTCGTCATAGTGGCCGCGTCGGCACTCGGCCAGACACATGTCATAGGTGGTGAGCACAATGTCATAGGCCGCGAGGGCGCGTCGGTCGATGGCGCGCATGGCGGCGGCCGTCATGTAGTCGCGGTGAAAGTAGAGCGCGCGCACCAGCGGTGCCCCGTCGGCGTCGGTGGCGCCGAAAACTTGGCCACGCCACTGGCGTGCCACTCTTGGAGCACGCGCGCCGAACACAGGACAAGCGTAGGCATCTCGCCGCGTGGGGCCGACAGGATATGGGCAAGCGCTGTCAGAGTCTTGCCCATGCCCATGCGGAGCGACAGGATGCCGCCCGAGACGCCATAGACGCGACCAAAAGGGAGGGCCTCGCGTGCGCGCATCCACCGCATGGCGTGGACCTGGTGTGGCAACAGCGCATAGGGCGCATCCGGGTCGGCGCCAGCCACCATGGGCAGGCCACGTACCACATGGCCCCACCAACGCTCGACGACCGGCCGTGCAACATCGAGGGTCGCCAGACGAAAGGCGGCGGTCGGGTCGACGGCATCGAGGTCCTCGACCGTGAGCACGCCGCGCTGTGCCTTGTCGACGAGGCCCTCGTCAAGGGGCACACGTTGCGAGGGCGGCACACGCGCGCGCCTCCAAATCCCATCGTCAGTCGCCACACCCACGCGGGCGCTTGTCTTGCGCGTCCGCAGTCGCATCGCGGCAACAAAACTGTCACTGGCGTCATCATCACCATCATCTCCTTCGCCATTATTGTTATCGTCGCCGTCATCGTAATCATCACTGCTGCTGCTGTCGCCACTGCTCTGTTTGTCGTCGCCATCTTGGCGTGTAGAGGCGCCATCGCTATCCTCGCCCCTGCCCTCTTGGCTGTCGCTGTCGTCACTATTACCATTGTCATTATGACCATGGTCGTCGTCGTCGTCAGTGTTGTCGCTGCCGCTGCTGTCGTCTGCGCTATCGTCGCCGTCGTCATCGTCACTGCCAGTGGAATCAGAGATACCAACGACCTTGGCACCAGCCACGAGCCTGGCGGCACAGACGGCGTCGCAGACAATATTACCGACAGTCTTGTCCTCGCACGCCGTGTCGCTTCCGACTGTGGGATTCTCAGAGACAAGAGATCCCAGGATTCTATTTGCATTGGATGAGACGGCACTTGTGCCGGCAATAGACGATTCTGCTTTGGTACTGTCGCCCTCGTCGTCGTCGTCATTGTTGCCGGTACCTTGTTGGGCGGCTTCGGCCTCGCCGCCGCTTGCATCAAAGTCGTCATGGATGCCGACACCTGTGCTGGCGCGTGGCGCAATGGTAGAGCCATGGCCACAAAGAGCGACAGCCTGCTGCGAATCCGGACCGCGGTCGACCTCGTGCTTTGTGTTGTTGGCGCGGCCGCGGTTGCCCTCGCCCATTGTCTGTGTCTTGGGGTGCAGATCGCTGCTATTGTTGACGCACGCCGGTGGCCTGTCGACTGGGTTCCCTGTTTCGCCATTGTCGCTGCTTTCCTGCCCGCCGGTGCTGCCATCGCGCGGCGTATCGTCGGCTGTGGGTGTCCATAACACGGCCATGGCGTCGGACCTCTTGAGGGGCGGCGGCGGGCGGATCTTGGGGATTTGGCGCGCGCCACCGTCATCGTCGTCGACCAGATTGATCTGCATGGGGCGTCGCATGACGGGCGCCTTGCGCTTTGACACTGTCGCCCGCTTGCGCTCGGTGGGCCGCGGCAGCCGGACCCTGATATGATCATTGTTGTTGGTATCGTCGTCCATTCTTTTTTTTTGGGTTTTTAGTCTCTTTTTTCTTTTTTTTTCCTAAGTGTATTTTCTCTTGGTTTTCCTCGGTGCCCGTCGTTGCCAAAGTTGGGCACGCTTTTTTCCCTCGTGCCCGCTGGCGCTCGCGCTGTGTGACTCCTGGCGTGCCCTCGCTTTTTTTACTCTGCCGCGCGTCCCCTTTGTCGCGCTGGCCCACGACCCCGTGAGTCAGCGCACATCCTCTCCTAGTGTGGCCTCGCCGCTCATTCTTTTTTTTCCACATCCCAACACCCTTTTTTTTGTGTGGGAGCATGCTATTGTGTCGACAACAGTTTGAGGCCTTTGATTGGCCGAGTTTTTGTGCCGACGTCCTTTTGTTGTGGGTTGTGGTAGGCGCGGGGGACAAAGACTCACGGCATCCGATCCGCCGCGACTGCGCAGACACGCTCCGCCTCGCACGGGAGACCGCCCGTCACACACCCCTATCCTCTTTTTTCATCTCCTAGAAAAAAAAGAAAAAAACAAAAAAAAAAGAAGAGGCATAATCCTCCTGAAAAAAAAGAGAGACGAGGGATTGCAAAAAAAAGATCAACAAAAAAAAGGCAATACAAAATGGATGGCGGCGGGGTTTGGCGGGCGGCGCCGTCTGCCATCGACCAGTGTCTCGGCGAGTGGCTCCAGAGTACGTGCCGCACCGCGGACCTCTTGCGGCGCGTGTGCCATACAATACCGCCCGCGCCAATTCGTCCCCGCGCTGGTCCTGTGGTCCCTGCATCGACCTCACCGAGGACGATTCTGGCGACGACGACAACGATGCCGCTTTGGTTGTCGTCGACCTTGCCAACAACAACGACACCATTGTCGCCCATAACAACGACAACAACGACAATGCCGTCCATCAAAACACGGGCATAGATGGCATGGACGAAAAACGGCAACGGAGCACCTACGAGGGTAATGCCGACAGTGCCAGTGATGTACAAGACAAGAGCGACGACGACGACCAAATTCATCTTGTGCGCCGCCGACGTCGTCCTCGACAGGACGTGTCGCGAAAAAGGCGCCGACGACACGATGCGATCCCGACCGCGCCCGACCAGGCGGTGCCTTTGATCCATGACGACGTCCCAGCGCAATTCGTGCCCAGGACGCCGCCGCCAAGTGCCGCTGTGCTGTTGCCGCCTGTCGTTGGGCCAACATCCTCGGCGCCGTCAGTGTCTCTCTTTGACTGGGACGCCTTTCGTCTCTCGCTCTGTGATCTCGTCGACCCTCCTTCAGACTCGGCGCACGACCGACCGCGGCCCTTGCCCGACACGCTCTTTGGCGCTGCCCTCTTTTCGCCCCGGCGGCAACATCGGGACACGGTGCCGCCCTGTTGGGACATTTCGCCGCTGCAGACCGCACTCTCTGATCTCGTACAGGCTATGACGCCTCCTGGCTCTGTCTCGATTGCCGTCGACCAGGCAGCAGTGGCACCTGCCTCGGCCTTGCCGACGGGGACGTCTCGGGTGCTTGTGAATGCGCCAGCCTTTTGCGAGGCCTCTGCCCTGCACGCGACCGTACCGGACCCGTACGAGGTTGCATCCGCTCCTCCAAGCGACCTCTTTGCTGCAGACTCGAATGTGTCGAGTTGCCATGCCGACAACCGCTCTGGCGAGTCACTGCCCCAGGCCAGCGCCTTGACCCCGTCAACGTGTGACCACACCAATATGGCCAAACCAGCGGCCGGCCTGGGCGATATGGTGCTTGTCCATGTCGGCGGGCGCCAGACAGTGGCAGTGTTGGCCCGCTTTGATGGCGTCCACTATGGCCTCGCTCTGCCTCGTGCCGACGACGACGCTGTCAATTATGAAAAGGATAGGCGTTGGCTCTGTCTGTCTGTATCGGGCGCCGTCGATGACGGCACACGTTGGCACAACGCACAGTTGGGCGAGTGCGCCGTCTGCATGGACGCCGAGGCCACGGCCTTTCTCGGCTGCCGCTGCACGGTGCCGGCAACGTGCATGGACTGTGCGGCGCGTCTCGACCAGTGCCCGTATTGCGACGCTGCATCACAATCCGACCCGATTCCAATCGAGCGCGATCTCTACATGGCACCGGTGACGTCGCCGTGGATTGATGTGCCGCTGCGCATCGTCCTCGATGGCGTGCGTGGACCTACAAGCCGTCGCGTGCGTGCCCAAGTCGACTGGCCCGGTGTTTTGTTGAGGGCTGTCGTACATGAGACCATCGGCGACGCGCGCAGGGACATGCGGCTCTTGGTCGGCGGCAGGACCATCGTCGATCAGCGGCCCATCGGCGCCCAGGGTGTCGTCGACGGCGCGCTCGTCTGCGTCATCCCGCGGTTACGCGGCGATTGACCCCTACCCCCGCTTGCACACAGTGCCACACAATAAATAAACAATGTTTTTTTTCAAAAACAAAAGAGAGATCCAACGCCGCTCGTCTTGGGCACACTTTTGTTGCACACAGCAAAAAAAGGGACAATTGTCCTTTTCTGCGTGCCGACTCACGGGGTTTAGTCGCCCACGGTGAGAGGATAATGTACGGCCAATGCCGTCTCTCGACAAGAAAAGGACGGGCGCCGTCACGGCAAGACCGACAGCACCTTGCCTTTTTTTATTCCTCCTTGCGGTCTGGCACGACAAAAAAAGAGGATGCAAGGACTGCGACCGACAATCGACGACGACGACGACGACGCCGTGGGCACGGCGACAGACATGCCGTCACAGGAAGAGGTGCGCATCTGGGCGTCTGCAAACGGACTCGTCACGCCCGACGCGCTTCACCAGTTTCTGCGCCAAGTGAACCGGGGCGAGCGCGCACAAGGACCCTATGAGCGTGCCTTGATGCAAATGATGAGTGACCACTACTACTACGGTACATCGGAAAAGTATCTGTTGGACCCCCACAGCCTCCAATTTGCCTATGCCCAGATCCTCCCCCACCTGGCCAGACTCATTCCCGGACAGTATGCCGGCATGCCGGTGCCGCGACTCACGCCCGGTGGGCCGGCGCCCCAGGGCGACTGGGTGGACCCGCTCTTTGACCCCCTTTACCGCTACCCCGACGGCACACTGACGCCCTTTTGGCCGCCGTCAAAGATCACGACGACCGACTATGTCGACCAGACGCTGCGCGAGTTGCTCCACTATCCACCCGGCGACGACACGCGCACCTTTGTAGAGGGGGCTCATCCGCCGGACCAGGTGGGGTTTCTCCTGGGCGTCGAGGACATGTTTGCCGCCATGCAGTTTGCCTATGGCATGGGCTCTAAACTGTATGGCAGGCAGGTGGCACCCGAGCCCGTCCTTTCGGGTCCGCGCGCCTTTCGTGCCGTGCTGCATCGGTGGCCCATTCTACAGCCCAACCTCTACTCGCTGCAGACGCCCTTTCTCGTCCTCGTCATAACCGAGCCAGGCCAAGAACGGGCTGTGATCGCGCACAACGCCCGCGTCGTGGCCAGCGTCGATTCACTTGCCGACGAGTCCGCCAGGGACGACGACAATGAGCCCATACGGGCATTTGGCGTGCCAGCGCTGACACCCATGATGGGCGCTGTGAATGGAATGAGGGGTCACTGCCGCCGATCCCCAAAGTGGCTTGGCGCGCACTCCTCGACGACATGCTCGACGCCGTGCGCGCGGGCCGCGCCGAGGAGGTGGGTCTCTATCCCACACCGCCGGGTTCCATCGCGCTGTCCAATGAAGACGCGGCGCTGATCCGCCCTGGCAGCCCACAGTACGCGCCCCTTGATGCGTCGCGCCTCGATCCCGCCATCCGTCGCTATGCCGGTATCTATCACCCCGCCGACGTGCTGGCCGCCGTCGAGGCGCGCGTGCCCGGCGCCACACCACAGCGCCTCCGAGAGGCCGGCGGTGCACCAGCCGGCAGTGCAGACCTGCGCGCGCTCGCGGCGCGGGCCTATCAAGGCCGCATCGATACTCGGCGGGTGCCGGCCGAGGTCGCTGAATTTGTCGCGCCTTATGTGGCCGCGAGGGCTTGCGCCGACCCGCTTTTGCCTGATCGGCGCGCCATGCTAGAGAGTGCCGCGCGCGTCCTCGGTGTCGACCCTGCGCCATTTGGCGACACGGCCCTGTGCGGCGAACTGGCCGCGGTTGTCGAGTCGCGCCGCCCGGTCTGACCCGCCGCACCTCCCTTTTTGTTTTCTTTCCTTTTTTGTCGGTTTCTTGACAACACACATAAAAAGAAAAATCTGATATTTATCTTTGCCCTTTTTTTCTTTTTTCCTTTTCCTTCCTGATATCGCTTGCCGTGTCTGGTGCCGGCGAGATGGGCACACGCACGCGACAGGCCACACCCGCCCAGAGCAGACATGGGGCGCACTGGTCCGTACTGTCGCCTCCCTCCGAACCTCTGGGTCCCACCGTCGAGCAAGTACATGCGGGACCGACGCCCCGCCTGACCCCGTTTGTGGACCACATCGAGACAAGCACACGACCGCTCCAGACACACGCACGCACGCACAAGGCACTTGCGCGGTGCCCACCAACAGGCCACCAGCGAGGTCTCTTTGGTTCTATATCTCGATTCTAGAAAAAAGAAAAAACCACACAGGGAGAAAAAGACCGCATCGAAAAAAAAAGATTGTTGGGAAAAGGAGGCTGTCTCTACGAAAAAAGAGAGAAAAAAAGAAAAACGAGACAGGACTGTGGCGCGATGGCGGCACCGAGGGCACAAGCAGAGGCCGGCCGAGGCCCAATGACATGGGACGACGTGCACGCGTGGGGCACGGCGACCGGTCTCGACGACCCGCGGACGCTGCTGGTCTGGCTTGAATCGATCGCTGCCGACGAGGCGCGTGGCCAAAGGCCCACCGACCCGCGCGTCGTGACCCTGTTGCGCGCGCTCTCGCAAGAGGCCCTCATGGTGGGCGCCGACGCGACGACGCCGGCACCCATCACCCAGATACTCGACGTCTACCGGCCTTACCTGACATGGCTGGCGGCAGCATTGACCGACGCCGACAACAGCGACTGGCTAGAGGCGCTCGCCAACCCGCTGGGTACCGGCGAACCGAGTGCCCTGGCCCTGTGGCCGCCCACGCCGCTCGCCGTCCTCGCCCGCGCCGAACAGTCCATCCGCCGACTGTTGCACTACCCACCGACGGACCCTGTGGCGCGGTTTCTCGACATTTACACGACCAACGAGGCTAGCGCCGGCCTCGACACGGCCCTCACGGCGGCCGAGTCGGTGCGTGAGGTCGTGCCGGGCGCCATCACGGAGGCCGCCGCCGAGGGCAGGCTCTTGGGCGACCTCGCCGTGCCCGCCGAGCCCGTGCTCGCTGGCCCGCTTACCGTCGAGGCCTACCATCGGTGGTGGCCGGCCGTGGGACCGGGCCTGTCTGTGCCACAGGCACCGTTTGTTCTTGTCGTGGCGCGCGCCGCCGATCCCGACGTGCGCGACTATGCCGCCGTCATTCAAAATGACCGCGTGATTGCATCTGTTGGCGGCAGTGATGTCGACGGCCAACAGAGGCGGCAACGTGATGAGGGCGTCTATCCGATCGAGGCCGAACCGGGCGTCAACACGCCCCTGCCGCCGATGCCCCAAGATGATGAGCCGTGGGTCCAACTCTTGGACAGTGTGGCCCGGACCGTGCGCCAAGGCCGGCCTGATCTTGTGGGACTTGTGCGCGTCGTTGTCGCACCGCCCACTGAGGCGCTGGGCGCCATACGTCGCGGGCCGCAGATCTATACCAACCTGGCCAACGTGCTGCCCGAGGATGGCAGCGTGGGTGCGCCCTACTATGCGGGCGCCTTTGACCCGGCCGACGTGATGGCCGCCGTCGAGGCCTACATACCCGAGGATAATGTGGCGCGCATTGAGCAGGCCCTGGTCGACGACCCCGAGGCCGATGCCGCGGCGGCCAGGGCCTATGACGGCCCGCTGGGCACCGGAGAGACGACGCCTGAATTTGACGTCTTTGCCGCGCCTTATGTGGCGGCACGCGGCTGCGCCGCCGATGCCTCGGCTGCCGACCGTGCGCGTCTGGCCCGCGCGGCGCGCGTCCTCGGCGTCGACCCGCGGCGCTTATCGAGCGTGGTCCGCTGTGCGCCGAACTAGCCGAGGCCGCTGCCGCAGCGCGGGGCACCGCTTGAGCCACTTTCGTCCCTTCCCCCCCCCTTCAATTCTCGTCGCTGTTGTTTGATCGGCCATCGCCACAGCCAATCACAAAAAAATGGTACAGGATCAGAGAGGCCGCCCGACGGCGATCGTGACGCTCATGTGCGGGCAAGGCACTGAACGGCGAGCGTCAATGGTTTTTTTGCAATTTGGCGTGAGCACCCCTGCCGGCGGGGCACCTGTCGCAGCGCGCGAGCGTCGACGTGTGCCGCCAAACGGGCGAAAAAGGAGAGGCGACGCAAATGATGTTTAAAAAGGCCAAAAAAGGGGGATCAAAAAAACGGGGGATGATTCGCGGGGGCGGTCCTCGGGGGCACGAGCAGACAAGCAGAAAAAGAAAGCGCCACAACAAAAAAGGCCACGCCATGTCCAACGCAACCACCACACTGCAGTCTCTCGATCTCGACGATTTCAGCGATCGTATCAGCACGCTCATCTGTCGTCTCGACAACATCACGACCGTGCTGGGCGGCATCATGACGACCCAAGGCACAATGTCTGACCGAGCGATGCCCCGTGGAGAGGCGACGGCAGCGGCGCCTGCGCAGTCGAACTCGACATTTGTCGCGCTGTCACCCTACACGAGCCTCCCTTATGCCGCAGTCGCAGACGACGTTGCCACGAGGCATGGCTCTGCTGAAGATGATGGCTACATGACCGTATCGCAGTTGGCAGGATGAGTCTGCGATTTTCAGCCATCCGCCTAACCATTGCCCAGCGTAAACACTGACGCCCGCCGACCTATTGTGGTTATTATGCGTGCGCGTGCACGCAAGCAATGCCGCACAAAGGACAACCGCCATTGCCGCACAAAAAGAGAAAAAGGTGGGAAAAAAGAAAAGGGACGACATCCAGGACGGTATCGAGGCCGTGGCGGCCTCTTGATTATCGGTCCCCCGGTCGTCGGTCTCTTTCTCTCTGAACCGCATAGAAAACCCAAAATACCTATAGTATATATTCCTTTTTTATTGTGTTGTTGTTGTAAAAAAAAGGAAAGACAGAGACGCCCGTGATGATGCCCAGAAAAGGGGGGGGCGCCGTGCGGTTGCATTTTTCTTTTTCTTTTTGGTTTGTGGAGCAAAAAAAAAGAGGGAATGGCGTGGGCGGGAGGGTGTAGATTTTGGCGGACGCGGTCGGGTCAGGCGGCGGCAAGGCTTCTCTCGCGAATGGCCTCCATGAGCGGCGTCAGCCACAGACAGCAGCACGAGCGCTTGGCGGCGAGGGCCCTGTCAATGACCGCGGGCGTGCAGCGCGCGCCCGCCGCGTGCAAGAAAGCCGCCACGCGCCAGTGCGTGCCGTGGATGGCGCCGTCCAAGGCGGCAGCGGTACACCAGGGACGGTCCGGCGAGCGTCGTGCATACAAAAAGCGCACCACATTGAGCCGCCCCGCTGCGGCGGCGCGGTCGACGGCATCGGCCGACCACCACGCCCACGCAAAGTGGTCGTGCATAAACACGAGCGCCTTGATGTGTCCGTTGGCGACAGCGTCGTCAAAGGTGCGGCCCACCCATGGACCCTGGTCGCCATAGTGACCATGGAGGAGGCGCATCGCATTGACATGGCCGTTAAATATGGCGTTGGACATGCCATTATGAGTGGCCGTCCCGAGGCCCAAGCGCAACAGAGCGCGCAAGAGGTCAATCCTGCCGTTGCACGCCTCAGAGTCTTGTATTGGGTGATTGGCATAAGCGGCGACGGCCGTCTCGTGACCCCATTTGTCGACACAGGCAACAAAGGCGTCGATGCTCTGGCCTTGGGCCTTGGAGAGTTGCCGCAGTGCCAGGGCGACGCGCGTCGGGGCCACCGGCCCATCGCCGCCCGGTGTTTTGAGGTCGCCCTCGTGGAGGTCGCCGCGCAATGCCAACGCGCGACACAGGCGCGCGCGATCGTCGCCTAGTGCCGTCCGCAGTGCATAGCGCACGTCTGCCGTCGACGCATGTTCCAAGAGAACGGCCGTGACCATGTGGTGACCGCCAGCCAAGGCACGACGCAGGGCCGGGCCAATACGACACTGGTCGGGCACACGCATGCACAAGAAAGATGTTGTGGCGGCGTGGCCCGCAGACGCCGCCCTCTTGAGGGCGCGCGGGCTCGGACGTGCATCCGAATGGTCGGCCAGGTAGGTCAGGGCGGCGAGGGCTCCCCGCCGCGCAGCGTCGTCCATGGCGTCGGGTCCGACGACCGCGGTGCCCCGACGACTGACCATATAGGCGAGCATCCTCACGTCATTGTTGACCGCAGCCGATGCCACCGGTTCATTGTGATTGTGGCCGCGGTGCCGCTGCCCCGCCGGCACGCCATCGTCTGTGAGACGCGCACCATGCTTTTCGTGCAGGAGGCGCACGAGCGTCATACGGCCACGGTTGACTGCACAGACGAGCGCCCGGTCGACGGCACGCTGCACCTTGTCGGGCGCGATGAGGCCCGAATCAAGCACCTGCCTCATTTTGGCATAGGCATCTCGGTCTGTTTTGTCACAATGTTGCTTTTGCCGCATCTGGGCAAGCGTGTCATTTGTGTCCTGGTCATCGTCGTCGTCCTCCATGAGGCCGTCAACGGAATCGCCGATAGGATCATCCGTGTCATTGTCCTCGACATCGCCATCATTTGGTTGATCGTCACTTTCTTGATCTCTATCGCTCTCGTCCTCTTCATCGTCTGTGTCGGCGTCACCATAATAGTCTGGTTCGTTCATGGTGTCGGTCCATAGGGCGCGGGCGCGCCATCGGACGACCGAGTCGGGGACATAGCGTGCGAGTACCTCGGGCGAGCACGCCCTGCCGCCGGCCTCAAACACGCGCAAGGCGAGATCGACACGGCCGCGGCATACCGTCTGCGATACAATGTCGTCGTCGGGCCACCAGGACCCGAGCAACACTGCGACGTTGCTTTGATCGAGAAGGTACTCGGCCATGTCGGTGTGGCCATTGGCAGCGGCCAAAAGCACTGCAAAGTCAGTGTGCCCATAACCGCGTGCACCGAGGAGCACATCGAGCGCACGACGATGGCCTCGCTTGGCGGCAGCGTCGCCAATGGCGCACAGGCAGAGAGGCACGCGGATCGTCGTGCCGTCGGTCCGACGTTGGTCGACAACGCGCGAGGGTCCACACGACGGGCACGACTCGCCGGGACGCTTGGGTCCGTCGTAGCGGCAGGTCTCATGGCAGGCATCCACATCCGACTCGGCGACAGCGGCGACCGGTGCCATGCCGTCGCTGGCCAACCAGAGCGCCATCGTCGAGGCGTCGTCCACGTGCCAGTCGGCATGGTCTACAAGCCAGCGTACGGCATCGGTACGACCGTGCTTGGCCGCCACGCGGAGATGATGGGGCCGAAAGCGCACCCCACGCCGCTGGCGCATATAGTCGAGCACGCGCGCGGGGTCGTCCAAGAGCACGGCCTCGTCGGACGTCAGGGTCTTGGACAGGAGGCGCGCCCGTGCCCGCGCCTTGGAACAGACCCAAAACAGGCGCGACGCCACCATGCACGCGCCAAAGTCGCGGTCGTCGAGCGAGTCGACAATGGCCTCGATTACCGAGTCGGGGATATGTTTTAGACGGGCGACCACAGTGGTCTCGCCGTTTTTGTATGGACCCCCCTCGGCCGGCGGTAGAGGCATGTCGAGGCGGTCCATGTCGGCGCGTTGGCGCTTTCGTCCGGGCATCCTTTGGGTCAAAGGATCACATCCATCGTGGGCAGAACCGCGCTTGCGGTTGGCAGTGAACATGATCTCGGCAAAGAAAAATAGAGACACAACAGAGCGCACACAGCCCGACGAGTATAAAAAAAAGACTGGAGAAAAAAGTAAAGAGTCTTGGCGGGCGAGCGCGCCCTCACGCTCGCCCACGCAAAAGCGACCAACACCAACCGGCGCCCTTTTTTTTCTCAAAATCGCACTTTGGATTTTATTTTTAAAAAAAAAGGTTTGACCAATCGCCACCCATAATGTCTGTAGACGCGAGCAGTGGCAAGTCGCAGGGGGCAACAGCCGCGCGGTGTTGCCGCCTTTTCTTCTTGCCCGCCATGCGCAGACGCCCTTTTTCGCCACGCAACAAAAATCTTGGGCGACAAAATGTGTCGCTTTTTCTTTGGGAATCACCAAGATGACTTTTGGGGGACGGCCGAAAATGGTGCAGTCGTCACGTGCTTTTCTTGAGGAAGAAAAGAAAAAAAGGAGAAAAGGATTTGTCGCGAAAAAAGACAATGGGATAACACAAGAGTGGGCTGTTGGGGGGGGGAGGGAACGGGGGAGGAGAAAAAAACAAAAAGAGAGTCATGCAGCCGACACGGCCGGCCGTATATATGCAATGGACTGGGCGCCAGTAGTGTTGCGGCGCCATCGATGCCAAAAGTCGATCAGCAGCGCGTCGAACAGACAGGCGTCCATGGCCACCACGCGCACAGGTCCCACCAGGTGCCTCCCTCGGGCGTGGATGGCGTCGCGCACTGCGCCGGCCGCCCTCGCGGTTGCCCCACCAACGCGCTCTGCCGTGCGCAACGGCGGCATGCTCTGGTCTGTCGCATACATGCACACCCCATCCCGCCAACACACCGCGCCAACAAAGCCCCATCAAAAAGGTGGACAAAAAAAAGAGACACACATGAAAAAAATATACACACAAAACTGAGGGGCGACCGAAAGCACGGGCGACGCCACGGTGTGTTTTTAAAACAAAAAAGGAAACGGCGGTTGATTGTGCGAACCGTGTATGTCAACTGCGACTGCGTGGGTGACGTGAGTGCGTGGGTCGTCTGGAATGGCGGCACGCACCGCCTCGGCCAAAAGGCGTCCCCGAGAAAGGTGATCCGACGATATGGTGGACGCCGCTGGCGGCGCGAGCAACGACGAGATCAGGCCCACTGCAGGTCTGTCGTCGGCGGCGATCGAGGCCAGCCAGCGCCACGCAGCCTCGACCGGCGTCCACGGCACAGACGATGGCATATCCAGCGGCGCCAGCATCGTCTCGGCGTCAGTGGCCACAAAAATTTGGGCACCGTCGTCGTCCTCGTGTTCCGTGGTGCCGTTGGTGCTGTGGCGGACCGGCGCGAGGGCCATGGTCGATGACGCGTGGCAGACAACGCGCAGGTGGTACCGCCCGTCGTCGGGCAATCGCTCGGCGGCATAGAGAACCGCCGTGCGTGTGATCATCGCCTCGTGTGGCATAGCGTGAACCGACGATGCGGGCAGGTCGTCGGCCACGGCCAGCACAAAGAGGGCCTCGGGTGCGCACGCGCCGCGCTGCCACAGGGCGGTGCGACGCGCGGCCCACACGTCAGGAACACGATCACCGGCAGGGGCACGACGCCACAGGGCCTCGACAGTGTCGGCCGCGGCGCCTGCCCACTCCCAGGGCTCCTTGAGGGGCGTCTGGCCAAGGTCGGGCGCTGCGCCGTCGCCAAAGTGCGCGCGCAGCCATCGATTGATCGAGCGCGGTGTCGGCGGATCGCCCAGGGCCGTGCCCCAGAGGGCCACGGCCGACGGCACGGCCACGACGCCGCGCCAAAAGGCCACGTAGAGGTTGCGCACCACGGTCAGCCAGTCGGCCAGTTGGTCCTTTGGCGCGCCAGAGGTCCGCAGCGCGAACGCCACCGACGGCATCCACGCGCCGTGTTCGAGTCGCTGCACATAGGCCAACGCGTCGCGCAGCAAGATGCTGTGGGTGTCGACGGCACAGAGCGCGTCTGCGGCCTCGTCCAAGCGCTGTAGACCAAACTGGACGACTTGGCCCAGAGTCTCGGCGTCGGGCGTGCGCGCGGGCCGTCGTATGGGTCCGGTGGGCGCACCACGTGTGCGCTCGCGTAGCGCCTCACGCAGCGTCACGCGGTCGGTGGATTCTCGCTCCATCTGTGTCCGATTTTCCCTCTTTCTTTTTCGCGCTTTTCTCTCTTTCCTTTTCCCATACACGCACACCGAGACAGAGGCCACTCTTTTCGCAAGCCCGACGCGTGCGCACTGTACGGGCGTCCTTGGCCCAATTCGATGGCTTGTTTTGAAAGAAAGTTGTTGCTCTTTGCCCCTGCGTCGTCCTCGTCACGGGACCACAAGGTCTAAAAATAGCCCAGGCCGGCGCTGCTTTGTCAGTGATGGGACGGACCGCGGGCGCCGCGCCCACCACCGCGCGCCGCGGGCCGACTTTTTTTTGCCCCTGGCCCCATGCGGCTCTTTGCCACCGAGAGAATGCCGTGCAGTTTTTTAGGAGAGAAAAAAAAAAGAAAAAGCACTGAAGATAGTAGCGCCTTTTTTGTCGTAGAACTCAAACATGTTTTCCTTGTCAAAAGAGTTTTTTGGGTGTGCAGACAATGTGACGTGGCGACCAAAAAGTCTATGGGTCCGCAGCGTATTGGCGTCCTTTTGGAGGCGGTTCAGTCAAAAGACGGCGCAGGGCGCCAGTCTGTCGCTGGCGACGGCGGGCCATGGCGCTCGGCACCAGGAGGAGCCGGCAGGGCGCCGGGTGATCTGTTACTGCAGCACAGTACGAGGTCGCAGCAAGCGTGGCCAAGAGACCCACCACTGCTGCCAGCACGCGCACAAAGAGGCCGGTGCCGCGCGGTGCGCCCCGCGTATGCGCGACGGCTGTCTCTTGTTGCCGGTCCATGATTCTGCAGACGACGACGCCACCAATGCGTGTGTGTGTGGTGTGTGTTGTGTGTGTGTGTGCGGTCGTCTGCGTCGGCACCGCCAGCGTGCTTGCGGGAAAGAAAACAAAGAGGAAAAAGGGGATGCGGTGCCTCGATGACGGGTTTCCTGTTGCGACGGGAAACCGACCGCCCAAACCCGACGGCCGCACGGCACGCAAATCCTGTCCCCCAACGGGACCACGGCGTGAGTGCTGCGAGGCCAAGCCAAAAGCCTCGTCGTGCGACAAGGCTGATGACGGCGCCGGCCCCGATGCGCGACCCCAAAAGGACAAGACAAACCACCAGCAACAGCGCTCCCTCGTCGCAGAAAAAGGATAAGCAAAGAGAAAAAGCACAGGGGATCGAATTACAGGGCAACGTCCATCCGCGTCGGAACCGGAAAGGAACCCTCCAACAAAAGAGACAAAAGACCAAACCCGACCATGGCCGCCTTGTTGGCGACCGAGACCACGACCGTGCCGGCAGCAGCGGCCGAGGCCGGTGCCGTGCCGGGGGCCATCCCCAGCACACTGGAGCCGCCCAAGCAATCAACGAGCGTGTGGCGGTGGGTCAAGATCGCGCTGGGCGTCATTGCCGTGCTCGTCGTGGTGGTGTCTGTGGTCACAATACTCTTTGGCACAGGCTGTCCCAAAGAGGCCAACGGTGATATCAAGGTCAGCGGCCTTTTGTGCGGTCTGGCCGCCGCCGGCCAGCGGGCGGCCAGGGCTCTGCGGAATGCTGTCACCAGCATCTGGACCTATATCGGCCTTGCCATTGCCGGCATCGCGGCCTTTTTCGGCCTGCGCGGCGGCGGTGGAGAGGCGACGGGAGGCGGCGCCGAAGAGGGTGGTGGTGGCGCCGAGGAGGGCGGCGGTGCTGAGGAGGGTGGTGGCGAGGAAGGCGGCGGCGAAGAGGGAGGCGGCGAGGAAGGCGACCTGCCGCCCGCCGACGAGGCCGTGTTGCGTCGTCGTCCGGGCGCCAACCCGCCGGCGGCGACCACGCCCGGTTTTCGGCCGCCGTCGATGCCGGCCGGACTCGCGCAGCGGCCCGTCGTTGTCGTGGCGCGCCCGACCTCTGTCCGACCGCAATGATTTGTTTGTCACCCTCGCGCCTCACTTTGTGCGCGCCTTTTGAGCCACAGGAACAAGATTTCTTTTGTCGTGTGTGTGTTTGTCTTTACCGGCCTCTGCCACGGGCGACCACCGACATTGCAAACCCATGCGCCAAAAAAATTGAAATAGAATAAAAATCAAAATAAAAACCGATAGCAATGCAAAAAAAAGATTGAGAAAAAGGGCCACTAGGCGCACATGCGGGTGATTGCACAGGAAAAAAGGGAGACGGCTGCGATCAACCCACGCTGGGCATGTTGATGGTGAACGAGACCGAAGGCTCGACGGTGGCGACAAAGTGTATCCACCGGCGGGGCACAATGAGCACGTGGCCCGGCATGATGTCCACTTCGATCATGCGCGCATCGGCCAGACGCGGGTAGAGCAAGTCGCCCGTGGTCGGGTCGGTGGCAGTGGCGTCGACATAGGGGTTGCGCACGCGGTAGCGTTGGACGCCCGTGGTCTCGACGCGGTCGGTCGGGTAAAAGCAGTCGTGGTCGCGCGGCGCCGCCAATAGCCAGCGCTTGCGGCCGCACACATTGACCGACAGGTTGTCGAGTGGGTCATAGTGTGCACCGGTGCAGTAGCCGGGGCCGTTGAACCACACCTTGACGTCGATATAGGCCCGATGCGGCGCCGACGCGAGGTCCAAGACGGGGACGAGATCGGCCAGCGCCGGATGCGCGGCCAGCCACTGACGAGCGACATAGTGTGAAAAGGCCACCGACTTTTGGCACCATGCGGTATCATCAACACCTGCCGCACGGGCGCGGTCCATGACGTGGGCACGTACGCGCGTCCACATGGCCCCAATGTCGTCTGCACGCTGGTCGTCATTATGGTTGCCGTCGCCCCCGGCGAGAGAATGGCGGGCACCGCCCCAACCGTCGCGGTTGTAGCATCGCCACATGTGGCGTACCTCGGCCTCGTCAAAAGGCTGGCGGTCCCATTGGAATGTGCGCGACCAGGCGGCGGCATCGCGGTCCCATGGCGCGGGCACGTCAAAGCGCACAAGGACGGGCACGCGTGTGCGGTGAGCGAGCGCACGCAAGGTGCCTCCAGGCAGCGCCGCCACGTCGCCTACGCCCAACACGGTCAGGACTGACGGCGCCGTGATCTCATCGAGACGCATTCGACGCCCGACTACACCGGCAGCGTACAGTGCGACGAGCACGATGCCGACGAGCACGACCACGACCAATGCGCCAAGACACCGTCTCCCGAGCCTGGCGCGGCCGTCGGGTGCGGCACCTGCATTTGGTGACGACATCCGCGTGCAAGGCCGGGGGAGGAAAAAAAAGGTGTGCTGTGGATGGCGGTCGGCGGTTGAGGCGACTTTGCCTCTGGCGTACCCCAAAGCCGGGACGGTCTCGCGCGACGCCATTCCCACAGGTCATCCGTCTCTCTCCAGCAAAGACTCTTTTTTTTTCAAAAAACACGAGGGCAGTCGACTCCCCGCCGCGACAATCCCGCGCCCGGCAGAGCCACCAGGGAAAAAAGAAAGAAACAAGTCTCGATTGTCGACCCATTTTTTGAGAAATGGAAAAAAGGAAAGACGAGAGAGGCCGCATCAAGATCCGGTGCGGGCAATCATGCAGACGCACACACGCAAGAGGATTTTTCAAATAGGGGGACCCACAAAGGCGACGAAAAAAAGGTGGGCAATCACGAAACCAAAAAGGCGCAAATGCCGGTGCCGCCCGCTCTGCCCAATGGGTTTTTTGGAGGCGACCGCAGCGCCAAGAAAAGAACAAAAAGAACCTTGCTCGTGCAGTCGGTTGGCGGCCCTGGTGTCTGTGATAATGTACAACAAAAGAAGAGCCATGCTCGTCCGCCGGCGGGTGGACTCAAAGAGGCCAATTTTTTGGACGTCAGCGGCAAAAAGGCAAAGAAAACTAGAGTACATGTGATTGGTCCCCCGGCGATAGCCACCCCCGCCATAGACGCAGAGGCGCAGACAACCGAAAAGACACGGCAAGGGTCCGTGCAAGACAGATTGGAAAAAACAAACAGACAGACAGTCACAGACAAAAACAATGGGCGACACGGCAGAGACCAACGACGCAGATGCCCCTCGACCGTCGGCGCCTTGGCCCGACAGGGACTCGTGGATCGATCTCGCCACGGTGCGCGAATCGATACTAGGATGCGTCGATCCAGCAACCGGCACGGTCGACAAGGCACGCCTGTCCAAGATCGAGTTTCAACACAACTGCCGCGTGGCCGCCGACGTTCTCCATGCCGTGCCCAAAGGCAAGACCATCGGCATCGTAAAGACGGCGTGGAGTTTCCCAGACGACAAAACATGTGTCGATGGAGGCACGCTCTACTTTGTGCACAGTGACGCCGGTCGCTTCTCGCTGCGTCGCGACCCATCAAAGTCGTGGACCATCAAAGAGGTCGCAGACGCGATCGCCTTGACTTTGTCGGCCACCACCGTGCGGGCATGCGGCCAAGGAGATTTTCATGCGTATCACCGGACGATGGAGCGCTTGTGGGAGTGGTCGTGGATGCGTGTCGCGACCATTGCCCTCGCCGACGGACCCGGCACCGTGTCGTGGACGGCAGAGCGCATCGACGCGATGGGCGCTGTACTCAGAGCCCTTATCGACATTTGCACTCGTCGCACTGATGGACGCCGTCCCTCGCTCGACAACCGGCTTGGATCGGGCAAAACGATAGCGCTTGCCGAGATCGTGTTGAGCAAGTATGACAATGGCGGTGTCGGCGGCATGTACGGCGCCGACTGGAGCAGGGTCATTGACATGGAGAGGAGCCTGCACGGCATGTTGGCCTGGATCGACGCCATGGAGTCGACCGACGTGCTCTTTGAGCACATGCTCAAGCACCACCAGGCCGACCGCATCACTCGCATGGTCCAAGGCGATCCGCGCATCGCGCTGCCGGCGGGCGACACTGCCTGAAAGAGGGCACCACCACAAGTCTTTTTTTTGCTTTTGCTTTTGGCGCTGGTTCCCCCTGTACGACGCCGCCGCTGCCGCGACGTGCATTCATCCTTTGTTTTTAAAAAAAAATTAAAAAAATGGTCCCTTGTTTCTGCAGCCGTTGGGCCACGCGTCGCATGTTCCTTTTTTTTAATATTGTGTTGGCCGGTATGTCTGTCGGGACAGCCCCGAGAACAAGTTGCCCCAACAAAAGTTGGTCGTTTTTTTTATTTTTATCATTATTGTTATTTTTATTATTATCGACGAGCGGTTCGATCGTCGGGCGACAGAGGTCGCCTTTTGACTGTTGGGGGTGGCGATGCACTAGGCGCTATAGGCCTGGAGGATGGCGTCAAAGACGCGGCTCTCGTCGCGGGCACCCAGTCGCACCCGCCGGGAATGTCTTCGAGACCTGAATTAAGTTCAACGTCGTGGATCATCGGACCGCTGGCATCGCCGCGCCACCAGGCCACCGACGGGTCGCCCACGGTGTCCATGGCCACCAAAAATGGTCGACCGGGAAAGCACGCCGCCGCCCTGCACAACATGGTGGCATTGTCGTGGTGGAGGCATGTGGTAGGGTCGACGCGCCAGTGCGCGCCGCCCTGCGCCCAGTTGGTGGGCATGCGCACGCGCACCACATCACCCATGTTGGGCACACACTGTCGCGGGTCGGCACCGTGCCGGCGCATCCACTCGGCATCGGCGACCGGCGCCGGTGGATGCCACAGAGTGCGTGTCTGTGCGTCTGCCGCCAACAATTCATCCACTGTATGGGCGCCGTCGCCCACCACCATGGCCGGCAGTCGTTCACACATATAGACAATGCGTGGCGGTGCGCCCGATGGCGGACATGCGACGATGATGCGATGCGACGGCCCAGGGATTTGTTTTTCAATCATCCACTTGGTGATGCCGGTCAGGCGGCATGAGCGCGCCAGGGCTGCGGCCACGGCGTCCATGCCCACTAGATCGGCCACGATACCGCGGCCGCACGTGCCCTCGATCGGTTTGATCACCACTGCTGTCGGGATGTCGTCGTCATACCCTGCCCCCATGAGTTGCCCGAGGTCGGCACGGTCGCCCAACATCGCAGCAACGTCCTTGGCGGCCGCGCCCATTGACGGATGGCGCCGAAGGCATGTACGTTCATGACAACCAGCGCGTTGGGCGGCACCGGGATGCCCTGGCCCGCCAGCCACCGACTGCAGGCGCGCTTGTCGCCGGCGAGCATCGCGTCGGGACGCGGCGTCCACGAAATCGAGTCCCGGCGGCAAACAATGGGCGGCGGGGCCTGTGCAAATCTGTCGCCCGGCAGTGGCAGCGTCAGTTGAAAGATGCCGCCGTCCGAGAGGGCGCGTCTCACAGCGTCGCCGTCGACGAGTTCGACGAGTTTGTCGAACCGTCCTTGCGCCATACAATTACCATCGCTGTCGGCGTCGTTGTCGTTGTCGAACCGCGCGACGGCACCAGCACTCGGTAGACGACGAGGTGGTGTTGTGGTTACGATGGCGCCTGTGGCGTCCCACAGGGCCACGCCCCAACCAAGGCGTGCGGCGGCAGCGAGAATGTGTTCGGCGCGGGTCATGCGCATGTGTGGAAACCGTGCCGCATTGGCTCTGGCCACGGCGTCGGCCGTCGCTCTTCCTTGGCGCTGCGCCTCGGTCAAAACAAGGCACAAATGCGACGGCGTACCGTACTGCCGAGAAACCTTTTGGCGCATGCCGGCCAACACAAGGGTGACGACGACAAGGACAATGATGACAAGAACAATCACCACGACGGCACCGGCTGTGTGTGCGGGACGCCGCCGGACGGCTCCCATCCTCTTTTTTTTCCGCTATTCCTCTTTTCTTGGTATTTTTTTGCGCGTCTCTGTTACCAACGAGAGGCCCCGCCTTTTGCTCTGTCGGGCGCACGTGGGGGGTGGTTGCCATGTGCGCCCCTCTCGTGTCGACATCCTCGACAGACTGCCGCGACTCCCCTTTTGTGGACGAGGCCGTCTCTGCAACAGACCGCAGGCGCACTCGCCCAATCTGCCCGGCGGAAGCCCAATTCTTTGCCCCCTTTTTTTGGTCATGCAAAAATGGGCCTAACATTTTTGGGGCAAACCTTTTTTTGTTGTTGTTGTTGTTGTTGTCTTGACCCAAAAAAACCGCAGGAGTTGGTGTCACAACAAGACGGGGCGGAAAAGGGCCACCGCTACCTGGCGGTGCCATGGTCACGCACGGACCAATCAAAAAAAAGTATCCTTTTGAACGCAAAAAAAAGAAAAAGACAAAGGTCGCTTGCGCGTGCCCGCAATGTTGGCATTGTTTTTTTGGGCATAGGGCAAAATGTGCGGCGCCGCGCGTCTGCACATAAAGGCGAGGCCTCTTTCACAACATAAAAAAACGGGGATCTCACAAAAATCGAAAAGACCACGAAAAGACGACAAAAAGACTGACAAAGGGCGGTGGCCGCCAAAACAGGCTGTCGTGTCGACCGGGCGGCGTCCGTGCGCCACGCAAAACTACACGGGCACTTTGAGGCCTTTTGTCGCTCTTGTCGGCCGCCGTTGTGGGCCGTCTCTTTTTGTACTACATTGTTTCCTTCTGACCTGGCACCCTGCCGCACGCGACGCCTGCGCGATCACGACGACAAGGACAAAAAAGTCTACCTACACAGTCCCCTCTTGCAAAAAAAAGGCGCACGCACACGGCCAGAGACCGACGTAAACAAGCGCAAGACGGCACGATATCTAGAGAACAGGCACAGAGACGGGCGTGAGATCGGTATACAGACGCGGCACCAACGCAAAGCAACAATAACTAGAGAGAGAGAGAGAGCGGCAAAAAGAAGACGCCCATGGAGGAAATCACACACATTGCGCACACTGCGCCAAGGGACCGGGTGATTGTGGGTGGTTGAGGAGTTTTTTTGGGGAGTATGGTTTTTGTTGTGTTGGGTGGAATGTGATATGGTGGTGGTGATGTGTTTTAGTGTGTTGTGTGGGTGTTGGGTGGGGTGAGTTGTTTGGTGGGTGTGTGTGAGTGGGTGTGGTCGTGGTTATGGGTGTGTCTGTGTGGTGTAGTGATGGTTGGTATGTGTGGTGTTGTGGTGAGTGTGGTGGGTGGGGGTGATTAGGTGAGATGGATGGGGTTTTGTTTGTTTCGTGTAGTGGGTGGGATGGATTGTGGAGGGGATGGAGGTGGTTGTGTTGTGATGAGTGTGTATCGGTGTGGTGTTTGTGTAGGGTGTGTGTGGTGTGGTGGATGGGGTGGTTTGGGGAGCTGATTTTGAATGGGTTGGTGTGTGGAGTGGGGTGTTGTGATGATTTATATGTTTGAAGTTTTAGGTGTTTGGTTGGGGTGTGGGTGAGTTGTGTGATTATGTGGGCTTAGTGAGGGGTGGTGGAGGGCTGTGGGTGAGGGTGAGTTGTGATGGGTGATAGGTGTTGGTTGTGTAGGTTGGGGTGGATTTTATGGTGGATTGAGGGATGATTCTGGTGATGTGTGGTTGGTTGGTTGGGGTTGGGTTAGGGGTGAGTTTGTGGTTTTGGGTTGGTGTGTGTTTTGGTTAGAGTGGTTTGTCGTGGGGTATGTGGGGTGTAGGTGGGGTTGTGTGTTCGTTGTGTGGGTAGTGGGTTGTAGGTGGGGTAGTTGGTGGGTGTGTGTGGGGTTGTTGTTGGTTTGGGTATGGGTGTGTGTGTATTATCTAGGGGAGTGATGAGGGTCGTTGGGGGTGGTTTGTGGAAGGTATGAGGTGGTTTTGGAGTTGATCGTGTGGGTAGGTCGTGATGTTGGAGTAGGGATTGGTTGTTTTTGGGAATGTATATGATGGTGGGTTGGGGGGGTGTTGGTTTCTTGTTTGGTGTGGGTTTTGTTGTAGAGGTGGTATAGGTGTTGATAGGTTGGTTTGTTCGTAGGATGTTTTCATTATTGGTGTTTTTTTTATAGGTAAGTGTTTGTATTTTTGGGTGTATAATTATTAGTTTGTGTGTGATGGTTTGAATTGATGGGTGGTTTAGTGTTTTTTAGAGGTTTGTGGTGTTTTGGTTTTGGAGTGTGTCGTGTTTGGGATGGGTTGTGACGTGGTTGTTGTTTGTGGTTGGAGGTTGTGTGTGGTGTTGAGGTGTTTTTATGTGTTATTTTTGTTTGGAGTCTTTATTTGTGGTGTTTTGGGGTGGTGGTGTTGGTTTTGTTGTAGTGAGTTTTAGTGTGGTTGGTGTGGGTGTTGTGATGGTGGTGGATGATCTGTGTATGGGGTTTTCGGTAGGGTGTGGTGGATGTTAGTTAAGTTGATGGTTGGTAGTGAGTGTGTGGTGGTTGGTGTTTGGTAGGGTGGTGTTAGGTTTTGGGTGGGTGTTTGGTGTTGGGTCGTTTGGTGGTGATGGGAGTGGTATTAGTTTGGGTGTGTTGTTGGATATTGGATTTTTTGGGTTATTTGGTGGTTTTGGTTGTGATTGGATGTTGTTGGTGTTGGTGTTTGGGTCAGTAGTGTGTTGGTGAGTATTGTGTGAGAGGAGGGTTGGGTGGTTTGAAGGGGTAGTTGGGGTGGAGGTGTGGTTAGGGGTGGGGAATGGGGATGTTTTGTTGTGATGGGGTTGTTTGATAGGGGTGGTGTTATGTGGTGTTCTGGTGGTTATGTGTGAGGGGTTTGAGTGTGTGGTAGCCTAAGTGTGTGTGATGTGGTGGTGTGTTTGATTGGTGGTATGGATGTATTTTGTCGTTGATTTAGGTTATGGGGTATGATGTGTGATTATGATGTATTTTTTTTTTGATTATGTGGTTGGATTGATTATGGAGGAGTGGGGGGGGTGTGTTGGGGTATGTTGTTGGGTGAGTTATGTAGGTAGGTGGGTATCTAGTTGTGTTTATGAGGTGATTGGTGTTTGTTGAGTTGTGGTTGTCGTGCGTGGTTTTGATGTCGTGTGATGTATCTGTGTTAGGGGTGTGTGGGTGATGTGGTTGATATTTGGGTTCGTTGTTTGGTAGCGTGAGATTTTGTGGTGAGTTATTGGGGTAGATTCGGTGGGGTTGGTCTGTTTGTGGTGGGTGTCGGAGGGGATGGCTGGGGAAGAGAAGATATGTCGGTGACGCGCATTATGACGTGGACATCGACCGGCTGGGCGGCACGGGATCTGGACGCCGACGAGGTCTCACTCCGACGCCAGCGCCACAGGGCGCCCAAACCGGTAACGTGCCTTGTCGCCGACCGACGGTGTAAGCGCGCCGCCGATCCGCCGGCGCCGCCTACCGCATCCAAGCGACGGCGCACCATGGGGCCGCCGCCCCTGCCAACAGTGCCCGAGCGCCCAGCACCGACCAGGGCCACCAAAAGGGCCCTGACGCGCCAACAACAACAGTCGTCTGTGCCATCGCGCCCCAAGCGCGTGGCCCTGGCAACCGTGTCCACTGCGGTCGGCAACGCAGACAGCGTCGCCACCGGCACAGCGGCGACCACAACCTCGACGTCCACGACACGACCGCCATCGAAAAAGACCCCGCCGGTCGTTCCAACGGTGACAGTAAAGACGGAAAACGACCAAGCAAGGGCGCCGGCTCCGCGCCTCTTGACGCAGGTGCCGCCGCGGCGATGGAAGCGCGTGCGGCCGCTCGGCTGCGGCACCTTTGGGTGCGTCCACGAGGTGCGCCACCCTGATACGGGCGAGCGCGTCGCGCTCAAAGAGATGGGCCTCTTGCCCAACGACTATCGCGGAAGCCGTGACGGTCCGCTGGCGAGCGCCTTCCGGCCGGGCGTCTCGCCGCAGAGCGCCCACATGGTCTTTCGTGAACTGGCTGCCGCGGCGGCGCTCGGCGGCCATCCGTCGGTGGTGGCGGTGCGCGATGCGCGCCTGGCCATGATCCGCGCCGGTGCGTGCACGGGCGGCATCGAGTGTGCCCTGCTGATGGACCTCATGGACGGCCACCTGGGGCGCGTGATTCGAACCATGGCCGGCCGCGGCGACGGCTCTCTCGCGTCCTCGTCTTGCTTTTCCGGGTCTTTGACAGCGTCTGACGTGTCCTCGTCGATCGCGTCATCGGGCTCGGGCTCGTCGTCTGTGGTGATGGCGTCGCCGATCGATCTCACGGGCACGTCGCCCCAGGGAACCTCGCACAGGAGCGCCTGTCCGTTTGAACTGCGCGTGCGTGTTGCGCGTCTCGTCGCCAGGGACATCCTGCCGGCGCTGGCCTTTATGCACGACCGGCTCGGGCTGGCCCATCGCGACATCAAGCCCAACAATATCCTCTACACGGGCGACGTCACATCGGACACGCTGCGCTTTCGCCTCTCTGACTTTGGCCTGGCGCGGTTTGTGCGCCGGCCGGGACCCGAAACCTGCAAGTCTGGGACTCGCCGACGACGACAGCGTCAAGCCACGGCACCCGGCGACACGGGCACGCCGTCGCCCGCTGCGCCCACCATCCCGACCCCCGAAACCAAGGCAAAAACTGCCAAACCCACTGCCAGCCGTGCGTCGGGAGTCGCTCCTTTTGCCGCGCGCTTTACGGCCAATGTCATCACCCACCTCTACAAGCCGCCCGAGGTGTTGCTTCACTATGGCACGCGTCGGGCCGTCGAACACGGCCTGGCCTATGGGTGTGCCGTTGACATGTGGTCCTTTGGTGTCGTGCTCATGGAGGTGCTGGCCGGCGGCCACCTCACCCGAGCGAGCCCGAGGAGACGTTGGTGCATCGCGTGCGGACCGTGTTTCGCCTCGACGGTCCACCGCGACCGCACCTAGTTCGAGATCTCGTCCATGCTATGGCGGCACGCGCCGCCACGGGCCGCTCTGGCGTGGGGTCGATCCCGCGTACGCCCTCTGCAGACATGGCCAGCGATGATAATGGGGCCTATGCCGACTTGATCGACCTGCTCGATCGCCTCTTGTGCGTCGATCCACGGCAGAGAATCTCGGCAACGGCTGCGCTCGTCCACCCGTTTGTAGCCGCCGACACTAGCGATTCCCCTGCACAAGGCAGCCATGCCCACGACAGCGGTTCCAATATGTACGACGACGACGACAAGGAGCGTCTTTCCATGCACGAGGCGAGCCGAGACGACCACGACGCCGATGATGACGATCACGATACCGACAATGATACAGATGGCGCAGACCATGACGGTGGCCCTTTGACGCCAGATGCCATGGATCAGTTGGGACTTGATGGCAGACACAAAAGTCCAAACATGCCCCGATTCCTCCCCGTGTGCGCCTACCGCGCTTTGGCCAGCGGCGTCGCGAGGGCCGACGAGCGGCCCCGCGCTGGCGACCCTTCGGTCAAGACCCCCACGCTGGCGGCGCGCCGGGTGGCCGTGACACGCGCGTGCACCTTTGCCGACCGCCACGACCTCAACGTCTACACCGTGGCCAGTGCCGTCGCCATGCTCGACCACTACTTGGAGGGTGGCGTTGCACCTGCTACGACAGGCTGGTCGTGCAGCGACGAGGCCATCCTCGTGGTGATGGCCGGCGCACTATTTGTCGCCTGTAGTCTCTACGAGTGCCAGTGGCCGACACACGATCAGTTTGCCGCGCTGGGCGTGGTCCCGTCGTCGTGGTACGCCGTCGACCGGCGCGCACCGTCGGGCGCCGTACGCACGCCGCCCTTGGACGCGGCCCTCCGTGCCGGCGTCTCGCTCTTTGACGCCCTGGGGCACCTCACGCCGCACCCCGACGCCATCGCTGCGCTCGTCGACGGCTCGGTGGCGTTGGCGGCCGCGCGTGGTGATACAAGTCCGTGGCGCGCCATATCGACCACCTTTTCGCGCTACCCACCTGTGCTCACCCTCCCGCGCCGCTGATCAACCTCTTTTTCCCCCTTCTTTCCCTGGTGCACAATGCAACCACATTTTTTTGCATTTGTCCTTTTTCGAAAAAAAAAGAATTGACTTTTCCCGCCCCTTTTTGCCCCCGACTGGCGCCTTTTTGGAAGGCAGACTTTGTCTCTCTTTTTTTTGTGTGCGTGTGCCCACTGGGGGTTTGCCCGTGGGTCGATCGCGTGGTGGGCGCGCCTGGTCGGCTCCGCACGCACCGATTGCGACCGTCGAAAAAGAAATTGCAAGTGCGCAAGAAAAAAAAGAGGCGACAACCGGAAGACGCACACAATTCACAACCAACCGGATCGCGACGCAGATGATTTCTTTCTTTCTTTTGTCATTTTCATTCCCTCTTTCTTTCTTTGGTTGGTGGGCGCAAGAAGAAAAAGACTTGCGAGTGCCGTCAGCGCGCCCGGCGTCGTACCCGCGCAAAGCGCCAAAAACAAGGCCATGGCACCGATAGAAAAAGAATTTTTTTTAAAAAATGCAAAAAAGCAGAGGCAGACGCAAGAGAAAGCAATAGTTGTTTTTCAATTACAGCGCCCATTCGGCGGCGATGGCAAAGACCGCGTCGCCCTCGACAAACACATTGCACACGACCGGGTCGTCAGACCAGAGGGGCCGTTCGATAAAGGCCACAATGCGCGCGTCGTGAGGACACACAAGGCGCTTTGTACGACTCTTGGGCCTGTCTGCGTCATCTTTCATTTTTTGAACGGACCGCGCCAATTCGGCGGCATCAACCTCTCGGCAGCACCCGTGTTCCATGTCTGCGGTGACACCCAAAAGCAGGGCATTCGAGGGCGACGCGCACGGACGCGCGACGGCTTCCCAACACGGCCCAAATGCGTGCGCGTCGGCCCTCCACCCCTTGGCGCGTTGGCCGGCCATGGCGTCGAGCCATGCCCATGCCCTGAGTCGGGTGCGATCGCGCTCGCTGGGCTTGCAGAGGCGGGACGGTGTCCGGTCATTCCTGGCCATCATGCGGCGGTCGGCACACACCCAGACATTGTCGCAGGCGCCAGCGTCCTTTGCGTGGAGGATGGCATCAACCATAGTGAATATGACGTTGGCGGGCACGAGCGCACGGATGCACGCACCCAACAAGGTACGGTCTGCGTAGCCTGCCGGTGCCAACAAGGCCGCATCACCGCCCTTGCCCCTCCCAAAGGCGGACCATCGACGAGTGCGATGATCCATCTGGTCGGCCAGACACAGGGCGTGACCGTCGGGCGGGGCGCATTTGCCACATGCAAAGGCGGCGAGCACACGCGACTGGGGCATATCGCAAAAGGCCCTCTGGACGTCGTCGCTGACGCCCGCCTGTTGCAAGAGACTGACGAGGACGTCGGCTCGTCCAGTGTCTCTTGTTGTCGTCGTCGCCGCCATCGTGAGTTGTTTTCGTTGTTGCGCCACCAGTGTTGGTTTTTTTTCGTCTGCCTCTTTTTTTTCGTCCGTCTCGAAAGAAAAATAGATTGCCCGGTGCGTCTTTGTCTCAAAGGAGAGACCGCTCCTTTGGTCGTCGCCGCCGCGCGCGCCGAGAGTTTTCGGTGGCCCCCTTTTTTTTCTTGGACTCCCACGCCGTCGGCATGCCCTGCAGTGCCCTCTCGCCATTGGCGCCTCTCTGTGTTTCCCTCTTTTTCTCTTTCTTTATTGTCATTTTTTTCTAGTCTACAAAAAAGAGGGGGGAACAAACACTGGAAAAGAGAAAACAGGGCGACTTAGGGACCAGAGCGACACGGCGCCGCTCGGTCGCCGTCAGGCGGGATGCGGCACCAGCGGCGCCACGCGTCGTGGGAGGCCCAGTGCACGCAAAAGGGCACGCGGTGGGGGCCAATCTCGGCATAGGCTGCCGCCGCGCGACATTCGGCATAGGCCGCGGCGATCCTGTGGGGATCGTCGCCACGCGATCTCGTCATGGCATGGTCGACGCGCGCACGCGCGCCTGTGGGATCAAGGTGACATGGTCTGGCCGAAAGGGCCAAAGGCCACAGGTCGACAGCGGTTTCGAGTCGATGACGCCTATCGGGCGGCATATGCGTCCAGACGGCATCGATGGCCGACACGAACCGCTCCATCGAGGCAACGCCGCCAACACTACCATGGGGCGGGCAAAAAAGTGCTCGCGCCGCCTGCGCGGTCCACTCGACAATGGCGTCCATGGCCGCCACCTCGCGCGGGTAGCGTCCACACAGCCAGGCAAAACAATGGGGATCGCCACGGATCGGATGCGATGCATGCTCGATGAGACCGCGCAGGGAGGCGCACACGTCAACGTCTTTTGCCAGAGGGTCCCAACGTGGCGGTCCGTCACACGCCCAGGCCAAGAGACGCTCGGGATACAGGGAATACGGCCTGCCGTTGTCGTCCACATTGCGGAAAACTGTGTCGGGCACAAGTTTGGCCATAAAGGCATGAGCGCGGTCCTCTCCCTTGGCCCGCTCACGCTCCCAGCACCACTGGGGGATGGCGACCGACCGCCGGTGCCGCACCCGCCCAAGTCTACGATCGACATCGGACTCAAAGCCGGCGTCGATGAGGGCTTCAGGGACATGTGCGCTTCCGTATTTGATGGCTCCGGCGAGCAGCAAGTTGATCCCCTGGGGCAACCACCAATCGGCTTGGTCCGAGGGGGGTGCCCATGATCGATAATGGGGGTCGATCAGGCCGGCGATCATATGAGTGGCCGTGGCCTTGTTACGCGACAACAGCACGACCTCTAGTACCCTCCCGCCGTTGGGCGGACCTGACGCCAGCACGCGGTCGAGTATGTCCAGGTTGCCCGTTTCGGCGGCGGCGCGCAATGCCACGTCCCCCCGCAAAACATCGGGTGCGTGCGCGACAACGGCGTCGACAATCGTGGTGTCGCCCGTGCGGATGGCCGCGTCGACGAGACGATGCCAGGGATCATTCGATGCTTCGGCGAGGCTCAGGCGCACGCGCCGCTGCCTGGTTTCGGTCGGCATATCCACAGGGGGAATGTGCTGCGGTAGGACCACGTCTATCGCGTGAGCGACCAGATGCGGTACCTGAGAAAGGATCATCACACGGGCGGCATCTACTTGCGACCCGCCCGCCCCAGCGATCCACGTCGTGACCCTTGCAGGGGTCCAGTCGGACGGCACCGACGCGATCACGGACACCAATGCCGATGCCGTGACAATACGCCCGCGTACCCACAAGGCCTGACCGACCGCTCGGTGCATGTCTTTAAACGTGGCCGGCCATCGCCATCCACGGAGCGATGGCGCAGCGGCGCCGATGAGGTCGCGCCAAAGGCGACAGACCGATCGTGCGGCAAAGCGCCACCGCGGCTCCAGATGGCCGTCGACGGTGGTGTCGCCGGCCACAATGAGATTCCATATCTCGGCCGGCAGCAGGGTCAGGGGGTCAACACCGTCTATGTCATCGTCGTCGGCCACCGCCATCGGATGACCACGCGTGGGTTGCATCTCTTTGTCCTGTGCACGTGCCTGCATCCGTTGTCTTGTCTTTTTTCCCCGCGTTTTTCTTTTTTTCTTTTTTCTCTGCCAATGTCTGCCTGGTTGTTGATGGTCGTGCTTTGTTTTGTGTCCCGCCGCATGCGCGTGTTTGTCGTGGACCGCCTATTCCTATCCCCCTCGCACACGCGCTCGCCAAGATCCCCCTTTCCTGACCAAAAAGATAGACTGGGCACATGGCATGGATTGGGCGTGGTGCGCAAGAAACCGCAGCCTGCACACGCGGGCTACTTTTGGCCAGCGCGCGCATTGGCCACTGCCGCCGCGCATAGGCCGACTGGCCATACACATTGAAAAAAACAAAAAGATGACGACAGCAACAATCCAGTTTGGCAACCAGGACCGACCGCGCAGCCGCAGGAAGAAACAAGGGAGAGAGAACAACAAACTGCGCTGGGAATGGAGGAACATCAGACCAGGAGCGAGGACGCCGTCGTGCGCCTCAACGTGGGCGGCAAACCCATGCTGGTGGCACAGAGCACCTTGACAAAGGACGCCCATTCGGTGCTGGGTCGCATGTTTGCGCCCGACGCGGTGCTCCCGCCGGCGACGCGTCTCGACAACGGGTCCTACTTTCTCGACTATGACCCACAATGCTTTGCCATTGTGATGGACCACCTGCGGTACGGCACAATCGACATTGATCCGGCGCTTTTAGGGCGCGTCCGGTGCACGGCCGATTCGTTGGCCATAGCAAGTCTTGTCGCGGCATGCGACGCCCAACTCGCCGCAGTGCATGCTCGCCGCGCCGGCGACAGCATAAAGCAACGATCGGTCGAGTGCTGCCCGCAGTGCGGCGAGATCCTGGTTGGAGAAGACGACAAGGACAGGATACGCGCAACCATGAGCCGCCTCCTCGATGAGGAAAAGAATGCAATTTTCGGGTTTTGGGAAAGGCGCCAGTACGATCGCTACCGGGCGATGGTCTACCACGAGTGCGCCGGGCCGCTGCGCCTTTTGCGAAACCACTGGTTTGAGTTGAGCGCACTCGGCGCCGCCTGTGGCTACGTGATCCATTTGCTCTCCTCACCGAGACGGTGATCCACGCAAGGGCAAAAAAAGAAGAGACTAAAAATCCCTATTTTCGCAACACCCGTTTGTTTTTTCTCCTTGTTTTCATTGTCACACTGTTTTTTTTCTCGCCACGCCGACACTGACGGCCGAGACGGGTTTTTCAGTGTCTCCTTTTTTGGTTTTTTTTGACAAAAAAAGAGGCCGAGCATGCACTGTGCGATTCGTCCATCTTTTCCTTCTTTCTTTTTGTCGTGGGGAGAAGAGGGTCTTGTGCGATTTTTTGAGAGGACAACAAAAAAGGGCACCGCGCACACGACAGACGCAAGTGATTTTTGGCCACAACAAAAAACACCCCTCGACACATGGCGACCACGAAAAACAATGGCAGCGGCGATGTGGGCGCAGCGGCCGCTGCCGACCTGCCCATTCTCTACATGGATTGGACGATGGCCGAGTTTAAGCGCAGCGTCGGGCTCCCGAGCAACATGAGCCACCTCTATCGAGAGATCTATGACAAGGGGATGGAAATGACCGATCCCGAATCGGGCGCGAGGATGCTCCTGGTGCCGCGCGGCAAGAGGCCCGGCGACGCCTCGCACATTTGTGTGGCGGATCTCGACAAACTGGCCGGCGGCGCATGATCGTTGATCGCGCGCTTTGCGCACTATTTCTTTTTTTTTTTCGACACCACACAAACACTGCCTCGCCAAAGAGACACAAACAATAAAAAACCTTAATAAAAAACACCTCGAAAAAGGGGAATGGTAAAAAAGGCGCCGGGTAGATTGCAGGTGGGCGAAAAACAAAAGACTACAAAGGAGGGGCCGACAAGGAGGAGCAGGAGCGAGCGCAGCGGGCCAGGTAGCGCACACATGCATCGTTGCCATTGTCGGCGGCGCGTGCCTTGCACTGTTCCATGTCGATCGGCGCTCGGTGACGGTGAGCGTAGCGCAGGCACGCCACATGGCCACGCTGGGCCGCTCGCAGGCATGTCTCGGCACTCCACGCGCAGCCGTTTTCGTGCAGATAACGCAAGACGTCGAGGCGTCCGATGTCGGCGGCGATTTCAGTGGCGTCATGGCATCGTGGACAGCCATGGGCGTCCATGTAGGCCAGGCACTCCAAGCGACCGCTGGCGACTGCCATGCTGTAGGATTCACTATGCCACGGCACGTCGCGCTCGCAAAGGTAGGACACGCACTCGATGTGACCGTTTCCTGCCGCGCTGTAGGTCGCCGATGTATCGACGGGACAGTCTCGGTCGACGAGCCATGCAAGACACACCAAGTGGCCGCCCTCTGCAGCGGCGGCGGTTGTGTCGACGTCGCCTCGGCATCCGGCGGCATAAAGGAGGCGCAAGATATCGACCGACCGCCACGTGCGGCCTGCGCGCAGAACCGAGTCGCGCAATGCGCGGGCACGCCCGTGATCATGCCGCGAGAGATGGCATACTCTAAACAATCCATGTCAAAACTGGCGTCCAATGACTGGGCGATTGTCATCGGGTCCCATGGACAGCCATGCTCGACCAGGCATGCGAGCACGTCGCGATGACCGCCATAGACGGCCGACGCACAATACTCGCTTTTGAGCACATGGTCATTGTCGTCGCGGCCAAAGGCATTTTTACAGAGCCAGCGCACAATGTCGACGTGACCGTGCCGTATGGCCTCTCTCATGCATGCCTCGGGCTCCCACGGACAACCGTCGGCACGCGCCCGCTGCAAAAGGTCGAGATCGCCCATCGACGCCAGGTCCGTACAGACCCGATCGTCCCATGGACAGCCATAGGCGCGCAGGATCTCGATGAGATCCCATCGCCCATATTCGGCCGCCGTGGCCGTGGCGCACGCGTCCCATCGATGCCCGCGATCCTGGAGCGCGTCTAGGATGGCGACCTCACTCGAGTAGACGGCCGCCACGCCGAGGTCGGATTCGTCTCGTGGACAATCGTGGTCGAGGGCGTACACCAAGCAGGCGACAGCCCCACGCTGAGCGGCGATCTCGCACGTCCCCTCGGCCCATGGACAACCGTGCTCGTGCAGATAGCGCAGACAGTCTATGTGTCCCTTGGATGGTGAATAGGGATTCTGACCGGGATCGTATCCGGCCGCCGCTTCACTCGCCCGCTCGTCCCATGGACAGCCGCTCTCATAAAGATAGCGTAGACAGGCGAGGTGACCGTTGCGGGCGGCCCAGGTGCAAGCGTTTTCGTCCCATAGGAATCCAATACCACGCGCAAACTCGATGCATGCAATGTGGCCGCCGGCGGCCGCGGCACTGATCAGTTCCGTGCCACGCGGCGGTGGCGCCAACAGGCCCTGATCGCAGAGGTGGCGCAACACGTGGAGACGGCCGGCTCTGGCCGCTACGACGGCCACATGGCGGGCGTCAAAGGGGCAGCCACGCGCGCGAAATCGATCCATGAGGTCGACGCGGCCGGCGCGCGTCGGGTACTCGCACTCTGTCCCATGCCATGACCACCCGAGGCGTAGGGCCTCGTCGACACAGTCGGCGTGCAACATGGACGCTGCCGACAAGCAAGGGTTGTTTGTGATCGAGGAGGCGCACAGAGGACGGGCGCCGGCTGTCGAGTCGAGGGCAACGGCGCGCCATCGCTGGCACACTGCGGCGACATTGCCGCACCGCGTCAAGCACGGAAGGCAGTCAAAAATGGAGACGAGGATCTCGTCGGGGAGGTTGTCGATCGACACCGAGGCATCGTCCTCGACCAAAAGAGAGGCGTCATTGCAACGGTCCCCATGTCCACCACAGTTGGCGGGGTGCGACGTGCACGCGGCCATCAGGCTCGATCGCGTCCTTTTCCGAGGACGCGCCTCATATGTGGTTGCAGGCAGGGGCCTCTTTTGCATCGCCTCTCTTTTTTTCCACCTCTTTCCTCTTTAAAAAATGGACGGGATATCGCCTCTTCAGTGGCCGTCTTTTGCCCTCTGTCTTGTGCTGCCAGGTTTGCGTGTTGCAATCAGCCTTTTTGTTTCAACCCAAGTTTTTGTTTGGGAGGAAAAAGACGACTCTAGCCCACGGCCAATGCCGCCAAAGGAGAAGAAATGGGGCCACATGCAAAAAAAAAGAACACACGACGGGCGCCAAAAATCGGCAGGTCCCGCCAAAAGCATCCAGGCGCCAAATCCCATCTGCCCGCCACAATTTGGCGCAGGCCCACGCAATCCGTGGTCGTGCCTCCATTGGTTGTTCACAAAAAATTGGTTTTTGGTTGTTTTCTATTTTTTGTTGGTCATTGTTGGTTTTTTCTTTTACGCCCACCGAGCCCTGCCGACGGGTTCCAAAAAAAAGAGAACAAAAAAAAGACCGACAAAAACACGCCTGCTGCCATCGAGTGACTGCATGGCCACGGCGAACGAGTGCCGCGTGATCACGCCCAAAGTGTGGCGCGCACCATCCGATACCCCGGAGGTGGCCGAGCGGCTCGTTGGCGTGTGCGCCTGGGCACAGGAATGGTTGCACAAAGACATGAACGGCATGGCGCCTATCGACGCTGTCATGTTGGGCGTCTTGGCCGAGAGCGCAGGTCTTTTGGGCAACGACGACCCCATGGACGCCGAGACGGCCGCGGCGACTCTCCGAGTCTATGGGAGATTTTGGAGGGGGCTCTATGGGATCGCCGCACACGATGCCGGCCGCACCTACCTGCCCGTCTCGCCATGGCCACCGACACCACGATCCATTGCCGAGACCTTTCTGGCCAACTACATCGCACGGCCCCGAGAGGCGGTTGAGGTCTTGGCCGAACTCGAGTGTCGTTTTTGTTTGCGCCGGGAGCGGCTCGGTCAGAGCACCTCGTGTGCCGCAACACGCCCGCAGGTGGCGCAGACCGAGGAACGACCGCGTGCGGCCTATGCTGCGCTCGGTTTGTACGCCGACGGCTCACACCATCTGTCTCTTTGGGATTCCATTGCGTTGGATTGGCACCCAAAGACCGCCGTCGGAACCGTTGAGCAGTGTCATTTTGCGCGATGGGCGAGCGCCGCTATTGCCGTTGGCCGGCCCGCCCTGGCTGGCATCGTCGAGTTGGCCGCCCATCACGACCTCCCGCCAGTCATTGCCTACCGGCTCCACCGCCGTGTGGCCGACATGCTGTCGCCGCTGATTGCACAGGCGGGTTCGGCTCTTGCCGTCGACGACCTGCATGCGCTGTGCCGCGCAGCGCCTAGGCTTGTCTGTCTCGTTGAGCGCTTTGCGGCGCGCCCGATGGACCTCGCCGCTGCGGCCGCCGTCGCCATTGTCCAACATGGTGGGCAACTTGCTGGGTCGAGTAGGATCGCTCACCTGTGCTCAGAGATGCGGTGGCTTGTTGCGGCGGCACGCACACTCGCCGTCAAGGCCACAACGCCAGAGGACGCTGCCACGAGCCTGCTCGATGCCGCGCGCATGCTGGACATCAAAGGTTGCGAGGAAAAGACACCGCAAGAGGTGGGCATAGATGTTGCCAAGGCCCTCGCAGCCTATTAAGTTTGCAAAACAAAATCCCGTTGTGCTTTGTTCTTAGTTTTTGTTTCATTCTTTTTTTCTTTTTCAAGGTTCTGATGGGTGTGCGGTACGGCCCCCTTTTCACTTGAAATAAAGTGTGATCACAAAAATGAATAAGGATAGGGGAAACACACAGTCGTTGTTGGTGTTTCTTTTTGGGTCTCTTTGGATGGTTATGGAAAAACCAAAAGGCGGCGGGCGGTTCAACCGCGGCGAAAGACGGCGGCGCCAAAGGGGTCGTCTTTGTACACATCAACGTCGGGCTGCTCTTCTGCCGATGGGTCATAATAGTGCTCACGCGGCGTCGGCCGAGGCATCGGCTCTGCACCAGGCTTTGCGGGAGGAGGAGCGCCGACAAGGGCGCGAAACCACGGCACCAGCGCGAGCGCGTGCTGGCGCGGTGTCTCTATGCGACGGTCGGCGGCATGGTGGGCAGACACACCGGGCACGTCGTGCCGCGACACCCACAACTGATAACGTGCAGTGCCGCGGCTCAGGGTCATCCGCACGCCCTTTATCCTGGTGCTTAGGGGCGCGGTTTCGGTGACCACGGCTGACACGAGGTCGTGATAAATCTCATGGGCGTTGGGCGTCGTCCCACGCCACCAAAAGACGGCCATGGCCCCGCCCACATTGGACGGGCTCTCCCAGTCGGGCGAGGTGCCTCTTTCAAAAACCGACAGTGCACCCGACCGAGTGCCATGGGGAAGAGCCGTCTCGATTGCATCCCATAATGCATCCAGACGCCTAAAAGAGGCGCTTGCTGCCTGCTGACGTGTTTTGGCATAATCCTGCCCAGGGTTTGTCGTGGCGGCATGGGACCACACGCACCACGCACGACTGTCCTCTTCCTGCTGGTCCATGTCTCCACATTCCGTGCCCGCTGCCGTCATGGATTCCCTTTTTCCTTTTTGTCTTTTTTTTCCTGTTGACCATGCCTAAAGGCGCGACGGCAGACCGTCGCTCGGCAGAGGTTTTTCAGATCCCCCTAAAAATCCCAATTCATCAACGACTTTTTATTCTTTTTAAAATCAAAAAAAAAAAGAATTGGGATCGCATGGTGCACATCCAGGCTTTTTTTTTGACGGCATACCATCGCAAACCAGCCCACTCAGCCGCGCACGGCATCGCTCCCGATGGCGGCACCAACAAATCGGACCAGGTCGTCTGTGCTACGGTCGCCGTCATAGACGCAGACTCGGTTGTCGCGTGAGATGGCATAGATGTGCGGGTACCCGATGGGTCTGCATGGCGGCGGGATCTTGGCGCGATCGACCAGGATGACGGGGACGCCGAGTCTCGCGGCGACCTCGTGGAGTCGCCCGATCACTTGGCAGCAATAGTAGCACCCGGCTGCCGAGAGCACGACGAGACCTCCGCCGCTGTCGTGACAGAAAGGGTCGACTCTGTCAAAGTCCACGTCGTAGCGTACCTGGCCGATGTCGACCCTAGGTCTCGCTGCGGTTGGCGCAATCGGGTCGGCCGCAGAGACTGCCGCAACTGCAGGCACGGCGGCTTCCTCTGGCCGGCGGGCGACGGCAAGACGGTCGTCGCCCGGTCCATAGGCGGCGTCGAGGACAGAGGTCGACAGCGGTGTGTCATAGAGCGCGACTCTTGAATCGCGCGCGCCGCCAGACCCTGCGAAAAGAGGCGCCACCGGGTAAAAGAGCACGTTGCGCACCTGGCGGTCCATGCGCGGATAAGTCTCTTCCAAGTCAAACTCGCCCATGAGCCTGTTGCCCACACGGTAGAGGTTGATGGTCGCCGCCGCCAAGGGGTCGATCTGAATGTCCGAGAGGATGTCGAGGACGACATCGAGGCTCTCGCCCTGGCGCACCGCCAAAGCAGCCTCGGCAATCTTTTGTCGGTTGGCCGGTAGGGACGCAATAGTGAGGCGCGCGTCAGCGAGGGGAATGGATCCGGCCGACGGGGCCAATTGGTCCGACAAAGCGGCCGGCTCGGCTCGGCTCGGGTTGCCGAGACTGTCTGACAGCGGCGCGGCCTCCGTAGCACTGGCGAGCGCCTCGGCTGCCTGGGCGGCCTCTGGTGCGTCCTGGTGGACAGGCGCGCCGAGAGTCGGCAGGGCGTTGGTGAGGGCTTTCATAGCAGAACCCAGTTTGTCTGTCGCGACCACAGTGTTGGCGTCGTCGTGGTGGCGCGTGGTCATGATCCTTTTTGCGCTGAATCCTTGTCCTCAAGAGGAAATCAAAAGTCAAAAGCCAAAACAAAAAAGAGGGGAAAAGCGAGCCCAGCAGTCTTTCTGTCTTTTTTTACGTCGTGGGGGTTGTTGGCATAGGACGCATATGAGAAAACCCCTCGTTTTTCGTTTGTCCCCCATTGTAGGTTTTCAAGCAAAGGCGCATTGGCCAGAGGCGGCGCAGTTGTGCTGACCCATAAACTCGGGATCGCGGTGCGTGACATTTTGCAAGAGGCACTTTTTGGCGTGATAAGTCGTCACTGCCGTGGTTGTAGCGCAACTGGCGCGCGGCCCCTATCCTCGTCCAGAGACACTCGTGGCCAACCTATCCCATGGTGTCCTCTCTTCTCCTCTCTTTTGTCACAACCATGTCGCCACTGTTGTCGCCGAGCACGAGACCCGACACCGCGCGCGAAAAAACAGAGCACGGGCAAAACGAGATCCTTTGGTCTCGCGCGTGGCCTGTCGCCAAGATCACGCCACGGATTTATGGCACGCGAGAGCGCGCGCACAAGCAAAGCAAAGTGGGAAAAAAAGTGGAAAAAAGCGCACACAAAGACCGGGGGCGATGCGCAGGGACCAGCCGAGCGCGATCATTAACCGCCTAGGTTTCTTTTTCCCCCTTGTTCAAATTCGTCTTGTTTGACACGTGCGCATTTTCTTCTCTGCAATTATTTTGTTTTTTCCGGTTTTGTCGCCTGCGGCTGCGTCGAAAAATGGAGACAGAGAAAAACGCGCCAATGTCGGGACCAGCCAGACAGCAGCAACATTGGAGCAGCGATGGCAATGACGACAGCATCGTGCACCTGCCTGACGAGATCCTCCTTTTGGTCTTTGGTCACCTGCGGCCGGTCGACTTGGGCACTGTGGCGTGCGTGTGCGCCCTGTGGTCGCGCGTCGCCGCCGACGACAGCCTTTGGCGCCGCCCGTGCGCTCGTGCCGGATGGGATCCCAGCCCGCGCCCTGCGTGCGGCTGGCGGGCTGCCGCGCGTCGCATGGCCACCGGCAGTGTGCTTGTGCTTTACACGGCAGTGTCGCCCGATCGCCCTATACTGGCGCACGTCACGTCCGTGGCCTTTGTCGCGCGACGCACCTTATCACAGGCCGTTGCAACAGTGTGTGCTGCAGTCGAGCGTCGCGGTCCGACCCGCCTCGGATCCTTTTGGGTGCCCGCAGCGCGCCATGGGAGTGCTGCCGCCGAGGTGGCCTCGTGGAGGCATCTGGGCGCCGTGCGCGGCAACCTGCCGCTCGCAGCCTTGGACGCCGTTGCGTGGGAGACGCCCTCCAGGGGCATCCTCCGACTATCCGACTCGCCCTTGGTGCGCGCCCGCCGCGTGCGTCCCATGGTGTGGCTCCTTGGCTGCGACGCCGACCGCGACACGCACAGTAGCCTCGACGACAGCGACTTGTCAACATCACGCGCACGTGGTGAGCGGCGCTTTGTGCACATCGTGGACCAACACGAGGGCCGTACCGGCGCATGGACAAACACTGGCAGCGGCACCCTCTTGTGGCGGCGCCAACCCTACGAGGGCCAGTGGCGGAGTGGTCGGCGCGAGGGCACCGGCACGCAGTTTTACCTCGATGGCAGCCGCTACGCGGGCCAGTGGCGCGGCGGCGTGCGCCACGGCGCCGGCCGCTGTGACGAGGTTGGGGGCAGCGGCTACGAAGGCCAGTGGCGCCGCGATCGGCCCCAGGGCCGTGGTCGTCGCTGGTGGTCGGACGGCCAGGTGCACGACGGTGCCTTTGCCGGCGGACAGCCTCACGGACCGGGCACGTTTATCGCGCGCAACGGCATGCGCGCATCGGGCACCTGGCATAGCGGCGTGCCCACCAACGTCCACTGGGTGTCGCCCTTTGGGCCCGTGTGGCAGATGCCCTTTGGCGTCGTCGCCTGATTTTTTTTTTGTGAGGCCGTCTCTTGCCCATGCGGCGGCGCTGCAAGTTTTTAAGAAAACTGTATATCGTGTTTATTTTTTTTTCGAGCACGATAGTCAAAAAATCACGCGGAAGACGCCAAAGTTTCTTTTTTTTCTTTTTTTTTTCCAAACAAAAACAAAAAAGCACTTAAAAGACTACAATGCCAAAAAAGTGGAAACGGCACCGGCATCGCAGGGGCGCGCGCACACACACATACAGACGCACACAGATTATGGAAGGGCCAAGAGGACGCCAATGTCGGCCGAGGCGCTCGCGACAATGTCGCGCACGTGGCGCCCGATGGGACGCGCGTGCCCGGATAAGCGGCAAAGATGTCGATTTCCTCATTGATCGCGACCCACGAGGCATCGGGCGCCGACTTAGTTGCCACCATGGCCACGAGCAGGGCATGGGTGAGAGCATTGTTGACCGCATGCATGGCATCGGCCTCTGCCGGCAAGGCCTCGGCTGGGCATGCATACAGCGTGTCGGTCGATCCGGCGATAAAGATGGCCGCCACCATCTCGTTGTGACTCATGCGCTGCAATGGCACGGCATCGGGCACGACAGGCAGGATGCGGTCGGCGTCGTCTGCCGCAATAGCGCCCAGAGCCAACGACGGCACAAACGGCCCACTGCGTTGACGCCCGCGCGCCCAGCCTTCGAGACCGGCCAGATCGAGCGCGCCAAAGGGCACTGGTTTGCTGCCGGCGATTGCCGCGTCAACCGAGTAGAGCGCATAGAGGGCACAGCGGCGCGCACAACGACTTGCGCGCAACGCCTTGGCCACGTCCAAAAGGGTGGGCATGCCGTCGCGTGCCGCGGCAACGGCCGCTGCCAGTGCGCTCGCGTGGCGACCGACATCGGGATAGCGACGTGCCCACTCATCGGGCGGTCGGCTGCGAAAGCAGGCCATCGTCGCCGGCTCGCTGGCCTCACACAAGGCTCTCGCAGCCGCGCGCACACCGTCCCTGTCGTTCTCATCCTTTTTGTTCTTGTGGTCGAGCAGGTCGATGATCGCGTCGGCGATGGCCTTGGCCTTGGCGCCGCCATGAGGCCCGCAGAGCATCGCGACGGCACCGGCGATGTGGGCCGTACCGTCGCCGGCCAGCACATCGAGCACTAGGCGCTCGACGAGGTCGGCGTCGATCGGCGCCACTGGTGGTGCCGATGCCAAACATAGCGCCAGCGTCGGTGCGCCAGCAGCAGCGGCTCCTGCCCACATGGTTTCGTCTGTCCTCTTTTCTTTTTCTTTTTTTTTCTAGTGTCGTCGACGTCGTGGTGTCCTCTGCCAAGGTTGCAGAGAAGCGAGCGATGCCTGTCCACGAAAAAGGTGATTCGCCAGAGCCTCGGCGACGCGAAAAAAAAGAGGAGACCGACGACCCAAAGAAAAAGAATCAAGAAATAAAAAAGCGAGATTTTGGAGAGCCCAGAGACGGTCAGCGCTGTCGGAAAGAGATGCCCGGCGTGTGTCCCAACGAGGCTGTGGCCGCTGTGGCAGGCGGCAGATTCTCAAGTGCCAGACTGCCATAGAGACGACATTAAAAAAAAAGAGTGCCCATTAAAAAAAGGCGATTGCGATAGGCCGGCCTCCCCTTCATAGCCAACCCTTTTGGTGTCGACTTTTTCAACGACGGTGAAAAAAAAAGATGGAAAAAAACGAGGCAAAATGCCAGAAACTCGTCTAAAGAAAAAATTTGAACGAAAGAGGCTCTCTTTTGCCGGGTTTAGGTTCAATGTTGCAGGTTTTTGAGAGCGCGTTGGCAAAAGAGGGCAGGTCGCCCGACAGGAACCCATCGGCAAGGGTCCAGTTTTGGCTCTGGGCGCGCTCTGCCTCTTTGGCGCGGCAGCCTGCCGTCAGTCCGCCGCGGGAGGCCTCTGCCGGCAGCACTACCATCCCCGTCAAGGGGAAAGAGAGGCGGCAGACACACACCGCACACCAGGGTCTGTGCCGCGGCGTGCTTTTCCCGCGCGGTCACCGTTGTTGTCTCTGCGGGAATCGTCAAAAGGCAGGCATTCCGCCAGCGCCCTGCCGAGCGCTCGGCGAAAAGGGAAAAGAAAAACACACATACTACTACTACGCCCACAACACCATGCGCCGGTGGCTAAAGCGCCTTTTAGGCGTACGTCGGCGTCGCCGCCCGACCAAGTCCTACGAGACCCTGTCGAGCCCGTACCCGCCGCTTCTAGCCGAGTTGGACGCGCTGGTGCAGCGGCCCGTGCGCCTGTGCGACCGCGAGACCCGTACCGTCGAGTTTTACGTCGAACGGTGGAGCGCACGTTTGCGCGCTACGGCCTGGACGTGCGCTCGCGCACCTTTGGCGTGGTTGCGGCGACCGACGACGACACGGTGGTGCTCAAGGGCCGCACGCACACCGGCCGCTCGTGGATGGTGACCATCACACGCGCCGACCCACGCGACCCCGACGTCGTCTATCATGCGCGCGTGCGCCTGGGCGACTGTCACTATGACGGTCTCGTCGTGTGTCCGCTCGGGTCGCGGATCGTGCCGCACGAGTCGCTCATCTAGGCCTGCGCAACACTTTTTTTTTGCTTTGTTTTGCCGTGTTCTCTATTTTGCCTCTTTCTTGCGTTGCTACGCAACAACAACAAAAAAAAGACTTTTTATGGGACCAATTGACCTGTCGACTTGGGAAAGAGAGGCGTATCGAGCAAGCCCATAGCGGTGCAGGCGAGTTTTCGGCGCCGGTCGCATGTGCTCGACGGGAAATGATGTCTGTCTATGGTCATGTTTTTTTTGCCTGGCAAATGCGCACAGCACAAAAACGGGCCGACAAAAAAGGCGCGTGCGCATGACCAAATGCGAGCGCCAACCCCATTGCAAAGATCGTGCAGCATTTATTGGGGTCTGCAAAAAAATGGCGCCACTCGACTCGACGACAAAGTCGAGCCGGGCATAGCCTAGCCCAGCGAGCGCAGATTTTACAGGCTCTGTACACTCGCATAAACAACAAGAGCACTGACCACACCCATCTTGTATTGACTACGGTGAAAGTTCTGTGCGCTCTGAGCGCGCGTAAATTTCAGGGTGTACAACAGGTCGAGAAACTGACCCCCCCCCCAAATTGGCGCATGGTGCGCATGGCGTCGTGGTTGGGCCAAAGGTGTATCTGTGGTGACAAGATGTCTGCGTGCGTCATTCCGGTGATCCTTTTTGGCGGCCACCATCGTAAACATGTTTTGAGTCCTTGCACAGCGGTTACACACATCGTTGACCAAAAGGGTCCGCGCAGTAGTTTAGGCGTGGCCTACCTTTGGCGTTGCTGGTCCATTTGGATGGCAATGGCGGTCGACGCAAGCGTGTCGCACAAGAGTTCGGGTCGTGCTGCATCCGCTTGACCAATGTTGAGGCCGAGCGCCCGCGCCACAGCAGCGAGATTCGCGGCACCCGGCAAGGTGCCCATGGGCGTGGCGACAGCCGAGCACGTGCGTTGCCACACGCGCGCCAGGACGCGCTCCAAGACTTCGCGTGGAAGGGCGTTGGGACCAATGTCAACTGGGTAGGAACCGGCGGCGATGGCGTCGCCAACGGCGTCAAACAGGGTAGGGACGCCTCGATCAAAGAGGGGTGCCGCACGCCAAGCGGCCTCTTGTCCGGCAAAGGCGCGCACGGCGGCGTCGAGTTGGCATTCCGTGATCCACACGGCCGACAGGGCGTCGAGGGGCACGACGTGCCAGCCTTGGTCGTACGCGCCGATGGCCTCGAATGTGCGCTCCACAGCGTCGGGCATCGCCGCCAGGCCGTGCAGGGGCACGAGTGCCGCACGCACCTGGGCCGCGCCGGCCATGTTCTCGGCCAGAGCCGGCGCATGGAGCGTGGCCCCGCCCACGGCTGCCAGAAAGAGCAAGAGGGCGGGATCCTCTGCCGGCACGAGGTCGCGCGAGTCGAGGTAGGGCTGAATGTCGACAAAAGGCGGTGCATCGGACGGGTAGATGGCAACGCTGCGCGCCCTGCCGCGCTGGCCCTCGCCCAGAAAAGGCTCTAGCAAAAACACATAGGTGCCCTCGTCGGGGAGACCGTCTTGGGCGCCCTCGGGATGCGCGCCCACGCGCGCCACCAAGATGTAGTAGGCAAGGTTGGGATCGCATGCACGATCCTCAATCGCGCCTCGTTGGCCCTGTGCCAGTGCATTGTCATTCAAGGGCGCACGAGAAGGCGTCGTGTGTGCGAGGGCATCCACCGCGGCGGCCCACACATCGGGCGGCAGCGCCGTCGGATAATCGGGCGAGACCGGGCCGCGACCGAGGCGCTCTATGGCGTCGCGTCGCTGCCAGGCCGCATCGACAAAATCGACAAGGTCGTCTAGGGCGTCGCGGCGCACGTAATCATCTGCAGACTTGATGTCCTCGACAATCTGCGCAAGGCTCGGACGGGTATCGTCTGTCGACAGGCGGTAGGCTGCATCGACAAGATCCATGAGCGAGGGCAGCGGCGTCGGACCGGCTTGCACAATGTCGGCCAAGTGACGCATCAACGCCGGACGCCTCTCGATTCTACGCCACAACAACTCGTAGGCACCAAGGACCACGCCAACTGGTGACTGGCCACGGCTGGCACCGAGTGCAGCCAGACCCCACGGTTCAGCCGGATCAACGGTGGCATAGCGCTGCCACAGGACCACGTCTTGCGGCGACCCACGACCGGCATGGGCACGCGCCCAGGCCGCCACCAAGTCGGGCATGGCGGCGCCTATGTCGGGTGGTGGTGACCGTATCAAACCCATGCGACGACGTTGCGAGGGCCGGCTGTATTCTCGCGCATCATCGCCTGTATTTGTGGTTGGAGACGGCGGCGGTGATCGCTTCATTGTGTCGCTGTCTTGGCCTGTCTCTTTTTGTCGTCATCGTCGCTTTTCGAGATTGGACGACCGACGGGCACCGAGACAACTTGGCACAATGTGCGCACGAGCCGACACATTTTGCTTCTGTGGTTGTGGCCTTTGTCGGTGCCGTCTCAGCATCCGTGCCGCTGTTGATCACACAACTTTTCTTTTTTCTTTGCTCCCACGCAGGTTCCCAAAAGGCTGTGCCGCGTCTTCCTTCTCGCAGGCGAGGCCGCACGTGGTTAGAACCCAAGTCTTTTCTTTTTTGCAAATCCTTTACATTGGGGTCGTCGCCGCACCCTCATCAGACCTGCCGTGGACATGAGGATGTCCAAAGGAGCCGATGAATGGGCTCTTGTGGCGTGGACCAAGTGCTTGGCCTCACACACGCATAGTAAACAGACACCCGCTGGCGCGCGACAACATGTCGGCCCACGTGCCTCTACACTCCAGCACCAAATAGCCACACGCAATCGTCGTCCGTGGGCAGAGTCTGTAGGTCGTGCCTGGCGGCGACCTTGGCAATGACGTGTGGGAAGAGACGCGATTCTTCGGGCGTCATCGACAGCGGGCTCAGACGCGATAGGTTGCGCCATTGCTTGGCCGTGCGTTGGTAAATCGAAAGGGGATCGATGATGAGCGCGCAGCCGCCGCGATGAGCGCAAATGGCTTCCTCGATCGCGGGTCCCCACACGTCGATGGCTCGCGGACCCACCTCGTAGATCAGCGGTCTTGTGGAAACGGCATGTACCGACAGCACGCCGTGCTCAAGCACCAGGCGCTTGCCGATGGGACCAAAGACTTCATCGGGGTCCTCATCGTCGGGCACCTCCATCCGCACGCGCACCCTCAACTGACCGCGATCCATGGCCTCGCACACGCGCGCGACAAACTGGTCGGCACGCTCGTCGGGTTCAATGACCGTCAGACACTTTTCGCCAGTTCCTTCCATCGTACTAGTCGTCGCCTTGTTCTCTTTTTTTTTCTGAATAAAGTTGTCGATGCAAAGCCTAGAGCCTGTCGGTCGCAGAGAGAGTGTTGGCGCTGTCTTTTCTTTTTTGTCTTTGACGTCAGTCGGCGACACTATCGGGCCGCCGCCATACCGCGACCCACGCCACATGCCCGTGTGCCAACGGTCGTCCGCCGCACTGGATTCTTTTTTCTTTTTTTTTCTTTTGGGTGGTGGCACCGACCGCGGACTTGGCCGCAGTTGTCGCCCGGCGTGACCCCCATTCTTTCTTTTGCCTGTTTGCGTGCCATTTTTCGCATTGGGCCATCGTGAAAGCACGTGCCTCTGACGGTGCGCGCACATGGAACCAATTGTCTTTGGACTCGCTGTCGTCGCTGGTTCTGCTGGACCTGTGGCTGCGTCGCGCGCGATTGGTTCCGCCGCGAAAAGTGAGTTTTGAGCATGGCATAAAATCCGCTTCCGACAACACAGACCACATCCTCAGCATCCCTTTCCCTCTGCCCAGTGCGACCTCATAGCGCCAACAACAACAACATGACGACCAGACAAATCACTACGACGACTATGGTGGGTAGCGCCATCGTGGCCACGGACACGGCCGGCGTTGCCGCAACCGTGCCGAGTAGCAGCGCCGATGCCGTGCAGACCCCCAACGTGCCTGCCGAGGTCGTCGTTGCGTCTGCCGATGCCTCGTCGACTGGATCGACACTGGGCGTCGCACCCCAACAAGCCGCATTGACTCAACCGTCTCTCACGATCGCCGGCCTGTACAGCATGTTGGTCGAGTTGGGCGACGCCCACATTGACGCGGCGTCGTTGATCACGCCGTCGGATCTCAGTTTTGTGTGGTCTGAGCGTGGGTCCACGCAAAAGTACGCGCAGGGACGCACGATCGGATTCAAGAGTCTTACGTCTGACGCCCTCAAGGGATACAATACAATCTCGCTCTCTGGCACTGCCGTCCCGGCCGCCGATCTCTTGGCGGTCCTTGAGCCCTGTCTGGCGGAATATGGCAGTGCACGCGTGTGCGTGCGCCTTCGCAGGGCAACAATCGACCGCCCTCATGCGCTTGCCCTTGTAACGGACGACATCCGGTTCAAGGACGATCCGCGCTCAGAGACCGAGACCAAGGCGGTCGCCGACGTCATCGACTTTGTAAAGACAATGGTCGAGATGCGGACCATCGAGCCGGCAAAGATTGCCGCTGCGGCGTCGGCGCTTATGCCGGCAGGCTGGTCGACGACCTGTTATTGTGCCGACGGCGTCTTTTTCAACAGTTGGAAAGAATTGAAGGCGCGCCTGCCGCGCATGTACTGCGAGGACACGCCCAGCCTCTTTACCACCTTTGCCCATGAGGCCTCGGGCACCGGTGCCGAAAGGCACGGTCGATTCGACCTGATTGCGTCGGTTCCCGGCATCACCTTGGCGGCGCTCACCGACGCATTTGGCCCCAAGAGGCACAATGGGAGCAAGGTCCAAAGGCTTCTTGCTGCCGTAGCCGCTGGTGCCGCGACCAACGCACCGCCGTCCTAGATGCGTGGTCACCCCAGGCGGCACCCTAATCTGTCTGTGCCGACATTTTGGCCTTCTCCATTTTTCCCTCTTTTTTTAACAATACATTTTTTGCCACCACCATTTTTTTCCTTGTGCAATGCTCGCCTTGGCGGTTGCCATCTTGGCCCTTTTTGTGCGCAAGGCGCTGAAAAATATGGGCATCTAGAAAGTGTCTCATGCCGCGGGATGGAGGGTCGCGTCCGCAAGTGGGGAAAAAATGTCATCCCTTGACGAAAAAAAAAGAAGAAGGTGGTGGCTCGGTCGGAATGTGGCAATGGGCACAAACAAAAGTCCGTCTTTGGTGTCGCCAATAGGTTGTCGTCCTCGCTCGGGCCAGCGCTGTATGTCAGTATGATTCTTTTTTTTATTTAGAAAAAGGAAAAAACCGCCTGGTGGACAACGGGCGCAGAGTCGGGGTGGCGCCGTGGGTGGGTGAAATCCGCGGTCCATAGCGAAAACCACAGGTCCTTGTGTGCGCGCGCACACAGACACCACAATCGCCGGCCCGTGCGTCGCTCCCCCTCTCGATCCGAGCCGGGTTTCGACACTGGCGCGCCCTCTGCTTTTTTTTTCAAAAAAACAAGGGAAGAAAACAAAAAAGAGAAGAAACACACAGACCAACAAAAAGGGGGGAAAAGAAACCCATAGCGAATGGCGGAGACCACTACGACGCCCGAGGTGACCGTCGAGGCCGGTGCGCCCGTCGTCGTCGCGCCGCCTGTCGTTGCACCCGCGCCCGCACACGACCGTGAGTGGCGTGGTGGATCGCCGGCGGCATCGCGCTGGCCGCCGTCCTGGCCGCCGTGGTCGCGTGGATCGTTCACGAGAACAGCAAAAAAAGAGCCGCCGGCGCCCTCTTGCCGGTGACGCCCATCTCTGGCAACGGTCCGTTTTACCCCGTAGCGCCTGTCACGCCCTCTCCACCGCCACCACCGCCCAACGGTGGACCATTTTATCCAGTGACACCGCCGTCGTCGGCGGTGACCTTTACGCGCGCTGCCAACACCAACACGGTGGGCACCGTGCTCGCCGAACTGGGCTTCTCGCAGAATTTTGCCGACCCCACGGTGGGCACTTTTTCCGGCACGGCGACCAGCGCCGACGTCTGCGAGGCGCGCTGTCGCGCCGACGCCCGGTGCGTACAGTACGTCTACGACGCCGGTGCCGTGCCGCCCAACCCGTTGTGGGACAGGAACGGCTGCTGGCTGCGGTTCAAGCCGCCCACGGCCAACGAGACTGCCACCGTGGCCAACTTTATTACCGGCACGCGCACCTAGGCGAATTGAGCAGCACACCATCCGCCCATAAATCCTCTTGTGTGTGCCATGGTGTCATTCTGCGCCACTGCCACTGCCATCGCCACAGTCTCTGGGGCGACAGCGTCTGCGTTGGCCGTTGCCTCTTTTTTTTCTCTTTTTCTTTTTTGCCATCGCTCCAATTACGACCTGCCCATATCCTTTTTTTTCATCTTTTTTCCCTAGGCACATTTTTCGATGTAATAAATAAAATTTATTTTTTCACCATTTTCTTTCCGTTGCACGGTTTGTCTCGCGCCGCGCGACCATTGTGGGGCGAGGGCGCGCCTGCGGTTCACTACGACACAAGGGTGCGCGTGCAAAAAAAGGAGGCAAACACGCGCGCTGGCAAAAGGCAATTTGTCCTCCTGGTCACCCCCCCCCCCCCCCCAAAATCTGTGGGCGGTCCATAGAGGCCGACCCAGGGACGCAGAAAAATGCCAAAACAAAAGAGGACAGGGCGAGCACAAAGGACCGTCGACGCAAAAAACACCAACAAAGAACAGAGGGCCTTGAAAAGGGGGAGCGGCACGGGCGCCCGCCAGGAGAGAGAAAGCGATCCCCACCAAGGACAAAGATGGGCGCACACGCATCGATCGCCTCGCCACGGCGCACCGCCACCGCCGACCCTGTGGGCACGCCATCCACATCCGGCAGTGCCTACACCGATCCTCATACGGGCATCGTCTACAGTTGTGCACCCGGCGACCGCATGATCCTTGGCGGTGCAGCGCTGCGCCATGCGCGCGACAAGCGCCTGTGTCGCGTCGCGACGGTGGTCGGCCATACTGCCGACAAGGGCCGGCCGATGGTGCGCCTCTGCCTCTATGCCGATGCGCCCGTGGCGCAGCCGGGCGGCGTGGGCCAGCCCGTCGAAGAAATCCTGGTGCCGGCCGGAGACGCTGCCCTGGCGCGACCGCTGCCCGTCTACCTTTATGCCGTGGCGCCCGACGAGGTCAAACAGCGCGCGGCCGCCTTTTGGGCGTGGACCGACGCGCTGTCGACGGCCACCGACGACGCCGATCCCGACCGACAACTGCAGGCCGCGTGCGCGTGTCCGTCGGGCGTGCGCGACGCCGACCCGGCAACCGCGCACGACCGCCCGGGGTCGCGCCGCTTTGCAGGAAGCGGTCTCAATCGCGATAGGGTGCTCTCGATCATCACGGCGCACACGCCCGAGGGCATCACGCGCCGCACGACGCTCGTGCACGAGGGCGACGACGCGCAGGCAGAGTCGGTGGGTGCGTCTGATCCGGCCCGCTGCATGCGCCCCGTCGTCATCACGACCACGGGCCTGTCGGGCGGGATCGCGCGCTACGGAATCGCGCCCCTGTCGCCCGAGCGCACGGTGCAGAGCGCGGCCCTGTGTGCCTATGGCCTGCCCTTGGCGCCGGCCTTTTACCAGGCCGTCGAGTGGGACCGCTGGCCCGACTATGCGCGACTCGTCGACGAGGCCGCTGCGCGCCATGCCGCCACCGCCACCAGGAGGGACGCGGCGACGGGCGCCGTCGGCGTCGACAGCGTGTGGCTCTACCGGCTCGTGAGCGACCTCGTCGACCGCGGCTATTGCGTGAGTCCCGTCGACCTCGGCGCCGCCACTGCCTAGGCCCGGCTCTGTCCCCATTTTTCTTCTTGGGGCCAAGGCTTGCCCTTTTCGTCGTCGTCGACGCCGTCTTTCTTGCCCTTTTTTTGAGGCCCTTTTTTCTCAATCACGCCAGGCAACCGCCGGCAACGACGAAAAAAAAAGAAACAATGATAAAAAAAGAGGAACAACGTGCCCCTTTTGAAACAAAAAAACAAAAAGTTTTCTTTTTCGCAACTATTCTTTTTTTCTTTCAAAAAGCCAAAGGCGGAGCCCGACAAGGGCACGGCAAGTTTTTTGGCGTGTCCCCGTGCATTGACAGGGCGATTTGTTTTTGGTCTGGCCGCGGCTAGACATGTGCCTGGCTTTTTTTTGTCGCCACAGAGTCTGTTGTTGGGGCGCCGCCAGTAAGCCAATGGCGACTCTGCACAAGAAAACCCAAAAAACGAGTGTAAAAAATGGCGAGCGACGCCAAAGACAGAGAGCACGGCCGGCGGCCTTTTGGGGCGGGCATCGCCAAAGGGCTGTGATGAAAGAAAAGGGGCAACCAATGGCGTTGAATTTTTCGTTGTCGTTTGGACCCGAGGGACGGAGCGAACGGCGCGGCAGGCAGCGGCGGCGCTCCGCAACGACAAGAGTAGAAAAAAAGAAAAGAGGGTCGCGAGGGCACCGCGCCAAAGAGGGGGGGGGGGTCAAAACCTGGGTCGCATGCGCCATAATCAGCCGACCTTTTACCATCGCCTGACCTTGGTGTCCATTGCACGACCGACCTTTACCCGTTCACGACGCCAAGTGCCCCGACTCCCGATCCCCATTTTTTTTAAAAAAAGTGACAATGGCAATGGCGACGACGATGACGACCACGGGAGGCGACCTGCAGCAGCACCAGCAGCAGCACGGATCCAACTACAAAGAAACACAGGTGACAATGGCCGAGAGCGCCCCGTTTGACGTGTCGTGCGAGCCGCTGCTGCGCGATAACCCGAACCGCTTTGTCCTGTTCCCCATCCGCTACCAGCGGATATGGGAAATGTACCAAAAAGGCCGAGGCCTCCTTTTGGACCGCCGAGGAGGTCGACCTCGGCGCCGACACGGTCCACTGGGTGTCGCTGAGCGACGACGAGCGCCATTTCATCAAGCACGTCCTCGCCTTTTTTCGCCGCCAGCGATGGCATCGTGGCCGAGAACCTGGCCGGCCGCTTTATGAAAGAGGTCCAATTGCCAGAGGCACGTTTGTTTTACGGGTTCCAGATCGCCATCGAAAACATCCACTCTGAAACCTACTCGCTCCTGATCGACACCTACGTCAAGGACCCGGTCGAGAAGGACCACCTCTTTCGCGCCATCGACACGGTGCCGTCGGTGAGGAAAAAGGCCGACTGGGCGATGAAGTGGATCAACAAGGAGGGCCTCGACACTTTGCCGAGCGGCTCGTCGGCTTTGCCGCGTCGAGGGCATCTTTTTCTCGGGCAGTTTCTGCGCCATCTTTTGGCTCAAGAAGCGCGGCCTCATGCCCGGTCTTCTGCTTTAGCAACGAATTTATCAGTCGCGACGAAGTTTTCACCCCTCTCCCTACTCTAGTGCCTCGCCGCTTGCGCACTTTTTTGTCTTTGTTTTTTTTTGATCGACTCTTGATACTTGGACGGCTGACTGTTTGTCGCTTTTGCTTTTGTTGCCCTCTTTTCTTTCTCCAGGTTTGCACTGTGACTTTGCCTGTCTGCTCTACACGATGCTCGTCAACAAGCCGTCGACCGACGTGCCCAAGCAGATCATCGTCGAGGCCGTCGAGATCGAGAAAGAGTTTGTCAGCGAGTCGCTGCCGGTGGCGCTCATCGGCATGAACGCCACCGCTCATGTGCCAGTACATTGAATTTTGTCGCCGACCGCCTGCTCGCGGCGCTCGGCTGCGGAGAAGCACTACCGGACGGCCAACCCGTTCCCATGGATGGAGTTGATCTCGCTCGAGGGCAAGACCAACTTTTTCGAGCGCCGCGTGGCGAGTACGCCAAGGCCGGCGTCACCGCCAAGCCAGGGGGAACGTCGGGCTTTTCGCTCAACAGCAAGTTTTGATCGCCCCCTTTTGTCTTCTTTTTTTTTTACGCTCCACCACCTTGCGCCGGGCGCCCGAGCCGCTTTGTTGGTGCCTCTTCTTCTTTTTTTTTTGGTCCTATGCTCTCTGCACTCAATAAAACAAAGAACAACAAATGAGGGAAAGTATATGGTGCACCGTAGGGGCGCTGTGCATCTTTTGGCCCTCTCTTTATTTCTTTTGCGCACACTTGCGCGGCAAAAAAGAGGGGCACACACACTCCCTGATTGAGGGCGGGAGGCACAACTCGTGGGCGTCATCATTGAGAGAGCGTGCGCACGCGCACACAGTTTCCAAGAGCAGGCGCGCATGGGCGACAATGGCCACAAGAGTGCGTGTTGCCGGTTGGCGGGGGCGTCGCCGCGCCACTGCAAGTCACGGCAGCCGCCGGCCGACGCTCGGGCGGCGCGTGCCGACGCGCCATAGGGAAAGTATCTGTGCCGTCAGTGCTCTACGTCTTTTCCTCCCTCTGTGTGGTGGTCTCTTCTTCCCCTGCGTCTATCTTTTGACACTGCTGCTGCTGTTGCTGCTCCTTTGCCGAGCATCCTTTGCAAATCGCCGACACTTTCATGTCGGCCTATGTGGACACGGCCTCGGGGGCCGTCCTCGTGCCGGCGGCGACGCCCATAGCCGCGCTCGCATCGCCGTCGCGTGTGCCTTGGGGGTGGATCATCGCCAGCATCGCGCTGCTGCTGTTGATCGCGCTCGTCGTAGCCATTGTCATCTATGAGCGCAGGCGCCACAATGCCCCACCCAATACGACCATCGAGCCGGCGCAGCCTCTGGGGCGCCAACTGGCTGCCGGCACCTACAGGATGCGTTGGGGTCCGACCGGCCTCTACGTTGGCGTCCCGGCGGGCGGCGCCTCGGGTGCCGTCACGATGGTGCCCGTGGCGCAGGCCACGTCATGGACCTTTACGACGGCCAGCGGCCTTGGAGGCAGCCTTGCCTCGCCGGGCGGTCTGTTGCTAGCAACCGCCACCGCGGCGACCTCTGGCACATCCGCTCCCGGCGCGTCGCCGGTGCTCGTCGTCCAGTCGGAACCGACCAGGGCGACCAGTGCATGGGTGCCGGCGGCCGATCCATCGGGCCAGGCCGCTGTGCCGGGTACCCTCTACAATGCGGCGCTCCATGGGTGCGCCCGGCCATCTGGCACCGGCGACGACGTCATCCTGGCGTCGTCCTGCGCCGCCGCCGAGCGAGGATGGTACTTTGAGGCGGTCAAATAAAGCAAGCCCGCGCCGAAGGCCAAAGAGGAAAATGAACAGGCAAACAAACCCGTCCTAGGGGATGTTGGCTTTTTTGTTGAAAGGGCGCCGTTGGTGCTCTCTACATTTTTGTTCGAAAAAAAAAAGAAACAGCAAGCAAAAAAAAAGAAGAGGGAGTCGGCAGATTGGCGCTGGCCAACTTTCAAATGGGCCGGCTTGGTCGCGGTGGCCGCCTCGGTCGCCTGCTCGGTTTGGACTCATGGCCATAGTCTTTTGTGCGTTGATAAATCGTGGGGCATTTGCGCAACCAAACCGTGGTCGCATGCAGACTCGCGGCCGACCGCGCACACCCGCCCTATTTTTTTTGCAAAAGAAATCGATTGCAGTTTTGTGAGGCGACAGGCATGGGTTCGATGGTGCGGCAAGTCACCCGTCCGCGGTCAACGCGGCCTGGCCCCCAGACCTTTGGCCGGCCGACCGAGAGGTCGCGCGTTGGCACAGCATTATTATTATTATTATTGTTATTGCTTATTAGTTATTATCATTACCAACAAGAGTTTCGGGTACGCGCTCAGCGACCTCTTTGGCTGTATGCCCTCGATCGACCGACATGACCCGCCTGATGTTGTCGCCGTGCACACGCACTTCGTTGGCGAATCCAACGGCATGGCGACTGCGCACTTTGTCGTCTCGTGGGGCGGGACTGATTGGTCGTCACTTTACGGGCCACGTATAGACCTTGTTTTGCGGCCATGGGGCTCCCTTTGTTCTTTCCTCTGGTGCAAATGTCTGTGCATGGCCAGTACGCCGACCGCCACGCCCGCATCGTCGAAAGGGTCCGCGACTTGACTGCCACACGCTCGGGCCACGAGGAGCAAGCCGCTCTCTTTTACGAGGCGGAGGGACAAGTCGAAGCGACCGGGCACGCATCCTACACTGACGATGCGGCGGCGCCAGCGAGCGACGAGGACACACCCATGGACGAGGCAGTGGACGAGGACGGCCGTGGCATGAGCCACGATGCCCTGACGCAATTTCGCCAAGGGACGAGGTTGTGGCGTCTGAGCGACTGCAGGACCCTCGCCGAAGAGGGGTACTCTTTTCATTGGCCGTGAAATAAATCACATGCAAAGGACGTCCCATTACCGACGCCATCAATGTTTTTTTGTTGAGAAAACATATATGGACCCGATTATGTCTTGATTTTCTCATCTGCCGAGGCAATGCTGACCAACAGTCAGCCGGTTCTTGCCGGCCGAATTTTTGGATCAAGGCGCCCCAACCGCAGTCGACTTGGTCCCCACACAGGATTTGAACCGGCGTGTGCGCCCTCCTTGAGTGTTGGTAAATAGGGTGGCATTTGTGTGACCGCATTTTGGTTGGTCGGGCGCGCATCCACAGCCGCCCGCCTTCCCGGAGCACCTTTTTTTGAAAACAAACAAAATAGAATTTATGCAGTGGCGGCGCAAGTTTGATGGCACGAAAAGGCGATCTGACTGGCCCGGCCCAAAGCCTGTGGCCGGTCGCTGGGGCATGAGCCATCGGCACATACGAGGCAGGCCTGATCGCATTGGTGGGACGGATGAGCGGCGCGTGCCGTCACCGCACGGGCAAGTGAAGAACGAGAGGGGTGCGAGAAAAAAAACGAGAGCGGGTCGGGCTGCACGATCGGGGAGGCAAAGCCCGAGCAGAGGGGGGGGGGGAACTGCCTAGCCAGGCGGCGAGTCGGCCCGTCGGTAGCGCCGGTGCAAGAGCCGGTGTCGGGCGTCGGCCCGGCGCTCGTCGTCAGACAGTTCCGCGTCACTGTTGCTGTAGGCGCCATTGTCGTCATCGTCATCGTCGTCGTGGCCGTAGGCGTCGCTAGGGTCGCTGTCGTCATGGTCCTTGTAGAGATTGTCGTGCCCATCGAGGTCGTGGTCGGGCGCGGCAGCGTGATAAAAGAAATCGTCGTCATGATGACGATGGCGGTGATGCTTGTCGGCACTACTATGGACGTTGCCATGTGCGCCCTCTATGGAGAGACTGTGCATCGGGCGATGGAGCATAACCTCGTCACTGACACGCTGTGCATGGTCATAATCAATACCAGCGCCATGGCCAAAAAAGTCGTCAAAAGCCCATGCGTCGACGTGGGTACCGCGAGAGGACGGCGTCTCGGCCTGCGCATGGTTGATTGCAACCAGACCAGAGGGCGGATCGGTTTTGTGCGAGACATCTGGACGTGCAACCGACCAGTGACTGCCGGCGGCATGGTCGTCGGTGGTCATCCACGCGCGGCGCAGGGCTGTCGTCCATGCATCCGACGCCGGCCAGCGGCCGTCGGCATAGGTCGCGGCGCCGTCGTGCGCACTGACGCGTGGCCGACTCCCCGACGCGTCCCACGGCCCATAGACCTCGGCGGCGATAAAGGCGCCCATATCGTGGAGCAAGGTCGAGTCGATGCGCACCGGGCCAATGAGATCGCTATCGGGTGGGTGTGAGGTCGCGCTGCGCCGCCGACGCGCAGCGACCGACGGCGGCGCTACGCGGTGCGCGTCACGTGGGTCGAGCATGAGGCCGGCCACATCGGGCACACAGGCCACCACGTTGGCCTCCAACTGGCACTGGCCCGTGACCATGACAAAGTGGCCGTCGGGATGAGCACCGCCGGCCCAGTCCGGCCCCCATGCGTGCCGCGCGATCCAGCACGTGTGCCGTTGGTGTTTGGCTGTGGGGACAGAATCATATGGGTGCCGGCCTTGGTGCAGGGCAGACGGCGACAATGGGGGAAGCCACGTCTCGCACCAGCTACAATCACCACAGCGTGGCCGCCAAAGGCGCGCGGGCACGCTGCGGGATCGTGCCGATACACGCCCCCGAGCCAACTGGCCGGATGGCGCTCTGGATACATGAAATCCTCATAAAGGGCAAAGGCCGACGCCACGGGACCCCACGCAAAGATCTCGGCCTTGACGTCCATTTCCGTGTTTGAGGCCAGCGCATAGTGGGCCAGCGACCGGCAGCGCCAACCGCCCTCGCACGCCACGCCGCCCACGTAGAGGACCTCGGCAGCGCCTGCCAACGTGTGTCCATAGTCGGCGTGGCGATGTCCATGGTGGATCTCGTTGGCCGAGACAATGTCAGCCTCGCCTTCGATCTGTGCGTCGGTGAGGGCGTCGAAATCGCAGTCGATAATGTCGCGCGGCGCGAGACCGCTAAACACGCCCGGTCGCGCGATGCCATCGGGCCATGCGCGCACGGCGCCGTGCGTCCACAGCGCCGCGCGGTCGCCCAGTGCAGAGACCACGGCAAATGCCCAGCAGGCGCCCGACAGGCCCTGGTCGCGCAGTGATGTCAGCAGTCGGCCCCATCGGCGGCGACCGTCAAAGTGTGCCGGCAGGGCGAGCGCGCCCTCGACGTCGCCCGCCCACACGGCGCCCGCATCCAGCGGCAGCCGCCCGATCGGGTCCACGGCCCTCGCCAGTTCGCGCCACGGCCGCACCAACGGCAACGAGGCGTATTCGCGCGCCGCCGCCGGGGTGGATTCGCGCAGGATCGTAAAGGCCGGTCGTGGACCCGCCGGCACAGTGGGCGCCGGGTTGGGCATGACCATAGCAACCGTCGTCGCAAGGGATGGCGCGGCGACGGTCGGCATCGGAATCGCGACACCCAAAGGCTGTGCACCCGATGGCGGCTCGCACGGGCTTGCTGCATGATGCTGTTGGGGCTGAGGCTGTGGTTGTGGCGGCTGCGTCTGCGGTTGTAATTGTGGCGCGCAGTACAAGGGCACCGGCGGCTGCGCGGGTATTGGGGGACCGGTCGCTGGCCGTGACTGTTCCTGCAAAAAGGCGCGCTGTCGGCGTCGTCGTCGACGTCGGTCGCGGGCGTCATCGAAATCGGTAGCGTCTGTCTCTTTGTCGCTGTCGGACAAGAGAATAGTGTCACTGCATGGAGATGATGAGGGCGACGACGAGGACAAGGACGAAAAGGACGGCGAGGACAATGATGGCGACGACGACGATGATGATGATGATGAGATGGCGACGACGACGATGATGATGATGATGACGACGAGGACAGCGGTGATGGCGGAGGCGATGTTGAAGATGACGACGACGTCGAAAGGGTCGACAGGAATGTGTCGCTCGCGGTGGTCGTGGACGTGGTGGTGGCAGTGACGTCTGCGGATCGCGGCGGCCGTCGTCTTTTGGGGTGGCGCCGCGTAGGGCGCTGGTGCCGGCGATCGCGGTTGCCGAGCCCCATTGGTTTCCCCAACCGGGCGCCGTCCTCGCGCACGCGCCAACAGTTTTCACGCCAACGGTATCGCCTCTCGGAGGACTGCCGCACAATTTTTTCTTTTTTTTTGGCTCCCAAATCTTATTTTTTTTTCGCTCGTGTTCCTTGTTCTGCTCAATCGAAAAAAAATGGTAGAGAGAAAAAAAAAGAGGCGCTCTTTGATCGGCGCACCCGTGCCTGGGTCATCTGCAATTGCACAGGCCGCAACAATCATGCCGACCGTGCGACCGTTGCCTCGATCCGCCAAGGACACACACGCCGGCCAATGGCCATGTCTGAGAAATGAACCAGTGCACCGGCGATTGGTTGCAATTCTCTGTTGGGCCTAAAAAAAAGGACGACACACGGCCCCCCGTGGCGCCTCTTTGTTTCCCCATATAACTTGCCCACACACATTACGCACAAAAAGAGACCGAGAGGCCCCTCAAAAAAGGCGGCAACCCTTTGCTCGCATCGCGACCATCGTGAACAAGAGACCGCGTGACCCCGCTTTTCTGCGATCTACTCGGCAAGGTAGACGCCCTCGCGTGCCAGATCTACCCTCCCCCCCCCCAACCACGCATCGCAGTGGAAAAAAAAAGGCAGGGCGCAACCGCCGCCCCTCTGTTCCCGACAAAACAAGACACACGAGGCCAAAACAAAAAAAAAGGAGTGACAACGGTCGCCAGGCTATAGGGGTCCACGGTCGACTGATCGGTAAAAAAAAGACAAAAAGAGAAAACAATCGACTTGGGCGACAACAGTAGCATTGACAAGAGCGATTCCCAGCGTGACTAGCCTTTGTGGTGGTGGCACCAACAAGCGGGACTCTGCTGGACGACAAAAAAGGGGAGCGACGACCGTTGGCGCCACACGGAGTCGCCGTCGCCTGTGCGCAATCCAACCCCTAGAGCGGATCGACGCCGTACGGGCGAGCGCCGCCAGGGCGTGCGCCTCGGCCACTCGCCGCGGTCGGTGTGGCGCAGCCTCGCCTCATGGGCGCGCTCGCATCGCGCCGACCGCGGTTCCATTGACTCTGACCGCGATCCGACCAGTGTCGATGCGTGTGCGCCTCTGCCCACAACACGAGGCTCGCCTATTTCGCTGCCGCCAGAGTCGCCAACTGGGACGCCTCCTTTGTCTCCCGCACCATCGGCTCGATCATGGCCGGCGAGTCTACGACCGCGTGACTTTTCGCCGTGGTCCTCCTCGTCGTCCCTCTCCTCGACGTCGTCCTCGTCATCGCCGTCCTCTTCCTTTATCTCGGCCGATTCGTCCTCGTCCTCGTCTTCATGGTCCACCTTGTCCTCGTCACTCTCAACGATTTTGCCGACACCCGCGCTGGGCCTCGATGCCCACTCGTCGCCCATCACCATACCAACCGCAACGACGGCGACAATAACGACGACGACAGTACGGGCGCGCTTGCCGGCATCGCCACTTGCCTCGGCGCCGTCAATGTCGGTCGAGCGCGGCCGTGGCGTCGGCCTGTGGGCACGCTGTATCAAACTTGTGCATCGCGACGCGGGCGACTTTGTCGACGTGACCTCGATCCAAGTGCCAGCAATGGATGTCGACGTGGTCTCGCTGTGGCGCGTCGCCCGCATGCTCTATGCACCACGACGCGGTGGCGCGCCTCGCATCTCTGTGTACCATGAATGCGCGACGGGCGGGTTCTTTCTAGTGGATTCGGCTGATGCGCTGGCCGACGCGCAACAGCGTTGGGCTGTACATACGTTGGATCTGCCGCAACGCCACCGCCGCTGTATGCGCTTTCGTGTCCTCGTCACCACCGCAGATGGCGCCGACGATCATGACGACCACAGTCCCTAAAGGCCGCAACGACGACAACAGCGCCAATGCAGATGTCGACGGTTGCGACAACCCACGTCCCCCATGTCGCCGTCGCAATTTTTCTTTGCTTTTTCTTTTTCCATGCGCCGCATCTTTTTGGCCTTGCGCTGGCGCTCCTCTTCTCTCGACATTCTTTGTGTACCCACAGAAAAAAAATGGTTTCGAATGTACAGGTTTCCTTTTCAAAATCCAACAACATCTGCGGTATAGACGCCGGCCTGCACAGTCCCTGTGCGCTTGGAATAAACAAAAGGGCGGCATTGACTATGGGCATTTTGTGTTGATCACAATAGACACTCTGTGCACTGTTTTTGGTAAAAAAAAAAGGAAGAGGCCGCGCGTGCTGTGGCCGGCGGTCGGAAAAAAGGAAGAGGCGGAGCCAAAAGAGGCCAGCCGAGCGGGCACCCCGCCAAATCTGTGGAGCATGCCGAACATGGCCCGTCCGTCCTTTCCCTCTTTTCCCCTTTTCCTCTTTTTTTTCGCCTATTTGAGGGGCATGGGAAAAGAGAGTCTTGTTGGTGCGCCTTTTTGCCGCCTTTGTGTCATTGCGCCGGACACGTGGTCCTCCCTGTGGAGGCGGGGCGTGCCGAGAGGCGTCCGCCAAAGGGAACCGCAAACCAAGGCGACCAGACACAACCAGCGCACGCTGCCGCAAAGGTTTTTTTTGTTTTCAAAGGTCCTTTTTTCGTCCAGAGAAAAAAAAAGAAAAAAGTCGAGGAGAGCGTGCCATCTGTGCGCACGCGCCGCGACGGGCGCCACCCTCCCCAAAAGGATCCCATCGGGACAGGGGGAAAAAGGGGGGCCACCCACAGGCAACAGACCTGACAGAGGCAAGGCGCGTGCACCCACACACACACACACCCCGCAGACGGCACATATATAGATATACATATAGAAACAGTGCCATGGCGACCGTGAGCACCGACATCCCGGTCAACTGCACCGTGACCATCCCGTCGGGATCGACCCTGGCGCGGGGCAGCGTGCTCGCCGCCGAGTCGCGGCTCCCGCGAGGTGCCATCCTGCCCGACCCCATCCGCGTACGCAGCGCGTCGGCGCCACTGACCGAGCCTTTACCGTGCCGACGACGCCCGCCACGGCGGGCATCGTGCTCGTCGGCGGCTCGACCGTGGCAGCGGGATCGCGCCTGTCGACGCCGCTCGTCCTGTCGGCGCCGCTCACGCTCGAAAGCGATGTCACCTTTGGGCCGGGCACGACGCTGCCCACCGGCACCGAGGTCGCCGCTGGGAGTACGCTGCCGCAGGCTGTGAGGGTGGGCGCGCGTACGACTCTCACGGCGCCGCTCACCCTGCCGCTCGGGTCGACCGTGGCCGCCGGCACGGTGTTCCCCGCTGGCACGGCGCTGCCGGTCGAGGTGCGCATCACGACGGCGACCACTGTGACGACGCCCATCAACTTCCCCGTCGGCTCAGTTCTCGCCAAGGGCAGCGTCCTCACGACGCCCATCCAACTGCCGACAGCCGTGACCGTGACCGGCACCAGTCCCGTCACCTTTCCCGTGGGCGTCACGCTTGTGCCGGGCCAGGTGCTCATCCCCGGCACGGTCATCCCGGCCGGCTTCCCGCTGCCGTCGGCGCAGACCCTCACGACGGCCACCACATTCACGTCGGAACTCGTGCTGGGCGGGCCGACGACGGTCGGCTCGGCCTTTACCGTCGGAGCCACGTCGGCCATCACCGTCGGGCCGTCGAGCCTCACGCTGCTCACGCCCACCGGGTCGGCCACGGCTGGCGAGATCCTTGCCGCGCAGGGCACCGTGCTTCCCGCGGGCACCACCTTTACCACGGCGCAAAACATCCCCGGCTTTGGGCCGCTGGCGGCCAACACGCCGCTGCCGCAGAATGTGACCCTCACGGGCGCCTTCACCATCCCCGTGGGCACCACCTTTGCCTCGTCGACGCAGATCACGCTGGCGCCCGGTTCAGTGATCCGCGGCGGCGTGGTCATCCCGGCGGGCACGGTCCTCCCGACGGCACCCGCATCCACGCCGGGACCCAGTTGCCGGCGGGCTTTGTCATTCCGCAAAACTCGACGCTGGGCGAGCCCTTTACGCTGGTGAGCGCCGCCATGCTCACGGCGTTCACGACCTTTCCCAACGGCTTCCAACTACCGCCGACGACGGTCATCAATGCCGGCACCGTGATCAACCCCGGGACGCCGCTGCCGGCCGACATCACCATCACGGGGTCGCCCTTTACGGTCACGACCGGGTCGGTGCTCGCGGCGGGCACGCGCATCCCGGCTGGCACCGTGCTCACCGAGTCGCTCACCCTGCCGGCCGACGTGGTGACGACGGCGGCCAGCACCACCCTGCCCACGGGGACCATCCTCCCGGTGGGCTTTGAGATCCCGGCCAACACGCCGCTGCCGGTGCGCGTCACCCTGGCCGCCCCCATCACCATCGAGACCGGCCAGACGGCCCTCTTGCGCAGCACGTCCATCCTCCCGGCGGGCTTTCGGTTCCCGGCCAACACGCCGCTGCCCTTTGCCGTGCCCGTGGGCGCCGGCGGCATGGTGACGGCCGGGCCGGGGAGCGTGCTCGCTGCGGGCACCGTCATCGGCGCCGGGTCCATTATCCTACCCGGCACGCCGCTGCCCTTTGACGTCATCCTCGCCGACCAGGTCACCCTCTCACAGTCGGTCACCTTTACCACGGGCTCGGTCTCGCTCGCCGCTGGGAGTCGCATTGCCGCCGGTTCGTCATTCCCGTCGGGCTCGCTCCCCACGGGGCTCGACTGTGGCCGACGCCGCCGACGGCGCATCGTGTGCCCGGTGCCGTGCTCGTGCCCGTGCTGCGTGGCCGTGGCGCCCCTCGGCGCCGTGTTTGCGCCCGCGCAGCCCGTGTTTGGCGCCGTGGCGCCCGTGTTTGGCGCGTCGCCCAACCCGTGCTGTCCCACCGGCAGTCTCGGCTTTGGCGGCGGGTTTGGTGTGTCGCCCAGTCCGTGCGCGCCTTTGGCACCAAGTTTTGTGGTGGCTTTGGCGTGTCGCCCAGTCCATGCGGCGGCTTTGGCACCAGTTTTGGCGGCGGCTTTGGCGTGTCGCCCAGTCCGTGCGGCGGGTTTAGCAACGCCTTTGGCACAGGGTTTGGCGCGTCATCCCACCCGTGCAACCGACGCGTGGGCGACGTCTTTGGCACGACCCACGACTTTGGTCTCGGGTCGACCTCTTTCGACGAGGTCCTCGGACTCGACTCTTTTCACTAGGGTGCCGTGTGGCGGCCCGCGGCTCTTGAGCAGGCACGCGCTTGGCATCCTCGTGCGCCGGGACCCTCCATCATCCCTCCCGCGCCCAAGAATAAAACTGAGCGGCGCAGCGCCAGAGCCGGGCGCCCAACACCGAAACTCGATACGAGGACCGAGCCCAAAGACGGACCCCCGCTGCTCGCCCAACAAGAGCCACCCGTCGGCCCAAATACTCACTTCTTTTTATCGAAAAAAAAACGAAAAGCCCACCCGTCTCCGACAGAGGCTCGGGCCAGCGCGGCGTCGCCTTGACGCCACGCAAGAGGGCGCGATGTGGCCGTATGCTGGAAACAAAATAATAATAATAATAATAATAATAAATTGAAAACTGAACTGTCACTCAGACAGCCTCGATAAAAAAAGAGGGAATCGCGAGTACAAAAAAAAGGCTGTCCTTTAGGGCGATCCGGAAACCCACATTTTTCGATTCTGTGCCGAGCCGACGCCGTGCGGTCCGCGCTCGCTTGTGGCCAGCCGACCAGGGGCCGGCCAAGAGCCTCGGCTGCCTGGATCGGCGCGGTCGGGTCGCGTATATTGGGTCCCGACCGGTAGAGCGTGTCGCAACAAAAAGGCACAAAATTCTGGACGCTACGCAGGGGACGCACGCGAATGGATCTCGTGTTGCTCGTCTGGGTTTGTCTTTGAGCGCAAATCCAAATCCGAACACGACCAGAAGCCAGTCCCACCCGCAGGTGTCGGCTTCCGCTGTTGGGTTTTGGACGGCTTTGCCAGGTTGTGTGCCGAGGACGCGCAGTCCTCGTGCCGCCGCCTCTTGCGGCGGGTGCGGTCGCAGACTCGGTTCCTGCGGTCATCGACTGAATCGCAGCGAATCGGCTCTTGATCGAAAAAAAAAGATAGATAGAGTAGCCCGTCCGTTGGTCGAATAGGGTCGGTTAATGTGTGCGAGCACTCTATGCAACACAATGCCCGACCGACGCGCTGCGCCACCCACCCCCCCACCCCCCCCCCCAAACCCCAAACAAACAGAAAGCAGACTCGTGCCTCCACAGTTTCTTTTTTTTTCTTTGGCTCTGTCGGCAACAACAAACATTAACCTGCCGTCGCCGTCGTCCTCCCTTTGTCTGTTCCGATCGCCAGCGTGATCATTCCCGTGCGGGCGCAGGAAAAGAGAGACCGCGCGGACGTGACCACAGACCAAGAACAAAGAAAGGGCCATGTCGCGCCCGCTCGTCCTGCCGCCTCTGGTCGACGACAACGGCGATCGCGACAGTTGTGCCGACTATGCGACATGCTTTGGCGCCTTGGTCAAGGCCATCGCCGACGACGATGCCGATGGCGTGCGTCGGGCACTCGATGGCGCCGGCGGCGTCGGACCCAACGATGTCTTTGGCCCAGACGCCACAGCGGCCGCCATGCGCAAGGCGACCGAACGGCCCTATCGAGGCAATCCGTGGACCCCGGCTCAGCCCGTGGCGCTGGCCGCCACGCCCCATATCTATGGCGGCGGCGACGACGAGGACGAGGATGCCGGCGAGCGCGACCCGGACGCCCCGAGCGCGACTCGCTGGCGCCGGCCTCGGTGCCCCCGCACGCGCAGGCGCGCCTGACGCGGCCCGCTCCGATGACGCCACTGGGCCTGGCTGCGGCGCACGGTTCGACCGAGGCCGCACGCGCGCTCATCGAGGCCGGTGCCGTGCCGTGGCCCACGCCCGAGGCCGTGCTCAACGAGGCCCTCGCGACCATGAACGTAAGCGCGTTTGAGCGACTGGACGGCAGGCTGCATGCCTATCTTCCCGACGATATGGTGGGCCTGCTCCTGGGGGCCTTTGGACGCTCGTCCGTGCTCTCGGCATGGGACGTCAACCCGTTGTCGGTGGTGCTCGGCCTCATGAGCGCCAGCGCGCGCATCGCCGCAGCCACCGGCAGCCCGATTGTCGGTCCGCGCCTCTCGCGGATGCTCCTCCCGCGGGCTACTCGCCCGACGAGCGCGCCCGCGGCATCGTCCTGCTCAGAGGGTTCCGTCCGTCGCCAGAGGCCTACCGCCAGGAGCGCGTCAGGGGGACGCGCCTCACCTCGGGGAGGGAACTCTTGGAGCGCATCTATGGCATCGAGGAACGCTATCCGGCGCTGACCGATCCCGACCTTGCGCACGACCAGGAAGATGGGCAAGGCGACAGCCAAGACGACGGCGAGCCTGTCCCGCCCTACGCGCCCGTGTACCGCGATGCCCTGTGGGCGCTCGCCAGAGACTATGCCGCCAGCCCCGCCGGGCAGCAGACCGCACGCGACATGGACGAGTTTATCGAGTGGGGCTACGTGCCCTTTGGGTAGAGAACCGTACCACCACCGCCACTACCACCACTACCAGCAGCGACAGCGGCATCAGAGAGACGCCGGCGCTTGAAACACCGAGAAAGAAAAGACCCACCCGGCCCGGCGGTTGGACCGCCATCGATGGGGAAAAGGGGCGTGCGTGCGTAAAAGGCGACTTTGCTCTGTGCGTGCGCGTCACCGATGTGGGATAGGACCGCGCCGCTCCCCCATGCGCAAATGGCACAGCAAGGGCAAAAGGGCGCCCTGGCTCATATAAAAAGGATTGCCTTCCCGGACGCTCGCTCTCTTTACCCCCCCCCTTTTTGTCGGTGCCGCCTGGCGTCCGCTTAGCGAGGCAACGGTCGCCAAGGGGCAAACATCCACACACACCACACACACACACAACACACACACACGAGGGAGCAAAGACAAAAAAAGGAAACAAAAATCACAAGGCCAACGGGCGCTTCTTTAAACAAATGTTTGGCCCCGCGGACCTGCCAACGGATGCGGCCAACACCGACGTCGCTTACGGACTGCCAAATGAACTGTGGGCGATGGTCGCCGAGGCGTCGGGCATGCGGATCGATGACGTTGCGCGCCTGGCCGCCGCCGCGCGATCGCTCCAATGGCTGGTGCCCCAGCAAGAGAGCGCCCGGCGACGTGCGGCGCTGCGGGCCACGGCCGGATCGTGTGCCGACTATTTGGGCTGTGCGAGCGCCCTGACGCGGGCCATTGCCGACGACGACGCCGACACGGTCGCAGCCCTGGTCGACAGCGGGCGCATCCCCATCAACGAGCCCATCGACATAGAGGCCGTGGACGACTATGGCGACTGGCAGACGAGCCTCGACGCTGCGTCGGATATACCCCCGTGGAGCCACACCCTTTCGACCCTGCCTCGCGCGCGCTTTTCTGGCGCCTTGCCGGCCGGCTATCCCTATGTGACCCCGTTGGGCATGGCCGTCGCGGCGGGCGCCCAACGCAGCGCAGCACGCCTGATCCGCCTCGGCGCAACGGCGTGGCCTAGTCCCGAGGCGCTCCTGTCTTATGTCGTGCGCATGCCATTTGCCACACGCGCGCGCAGGGCGTCGCGATGGTTTGACGGCCTGGAGGGCTACGACCCCGACGCGCCGACCGTCTACGGGCCATGGCGCGATCTCAATGCGCGCGCCATAGTGCAGCGCATCGCAAGGGCCTACCCGCGGTCGCCGCGGGTAGGCCCCTGGGACGACAACCCGCTGACGTCCCTCCTCAACGGCGTCGTGCAGGGCACGGCCTACTACAATGCAACAACTCACAGCGGCGATGCGGTGGGTCGGTTGCCCGAGCGCGTGACCGATCTCGCCGAGGCCCTCCTACAAGCCGGCTACTCGCCCGGCGAGCGTGCCTTTGCCGAGGCCCGCGCGCGGCCGGGCGCGGCATTCCGTCGGTGCGCGAGTTAACTCGCCAAAGGCTGGCCGAGGCCGAGGACCGGCTCGACACGAGGATCGCCAACGCGTCTGAGGAGGAAGAGCGGGAGATTGACGATGTCGGCGACGGTGGCGGTCCGTGGGCCAACCGCGAGCGCACCGCCGTTGCCGTCCTCGGCGCCCTCAACGACCTCTACGACACCGTGCCCGATCGTATCTTGTAAGCGCGTCATCAGCCATGTGCGCCACAGGCTCTTATTTTTGTCTCGCTGGCGCCACCGAGCCCGTGGCGTCCCCGCCATCATCAATTGTTGCCGCCGTTCTTTTTTTTTGTTGTCTTTTAAAAAAAGCGCGCGTCATCACACCCGCCCCTTCTTCTCGGGTCCTTTAGGCCCGTGTCCTATGGTGGTCGCTGCTGCCGAGGCCGCGCCCATGAGCACACCACCACACGCACACACACACACAAAAAATGTCTGCCGAAATGAAGAAGGCACAAGTTTGCCTTTCTCTCTTTTTTTTTAAAATATTTCTTTTTCTCTTCTCTTTGTTGTCTTTGTGGTGTCGTCTTCACCGGATCATCTTTGTGGCAGACACTGCTTTTATGTTCTCGGCCCCTCGCGGCGGCGCGAGTCAGCAACGCCAGAGCAAGGAAACCAAACAAAGAGCAAAAAGCGGCAAACGGACACAAAAAAACGGGAGGAAAAAAGAACGGCGGCGGCTGATGGTGGCCGACGGCCCGCTCTTCCCGTTTTCGTCTGGCCCTGATTCTTAAATCGTGTTTTCTGAATTTTGATGAGTAGGGGATTGGATGAACGGGCCGTTGGCACAGCATTGGCGGCGACACAGCGAGACCAAAGCGCCGCACGGAGAGAGGGACAAAAAAAAGGTGGGGACGCCGGCGCGGGCGACTGTGCCGAAAAGCGGCCAAAGAGTCGCCGTGCCGTGTCGGTGGCGCTTCTGCCGGTTTCCCGGCGACAAAAAGTTCAGACAAAATACACTCAAAGATTCATTGTCACTGGGTAAAAAAGCCACGGGGAACAGCCCGCTGCTGGCCGGCATGCCACAGGGAGAGAGACGCTCGTCCACAAGTGACGGCGACAAAAAGGGCACGCGACCCGGCGAGTGCCGGCAGAAGAGGGGGAGGGGGGCGGGGTGAGGAGCAGGGGGACGAGCCTACGGCGGATCATGAGCGCCTGGAGCCTCGTGCGGATTGCGCACCTTGCCGGCGACAAAGGCCCCATAATCGGCGGGCAGGTGGGCGGGGTCGACCAACGGCGTCAGGGCCAGGCGATCGGCCGGCGGCAGCGACGCCACAAAGGCACGCGTGTGGCCCGACGGGTGGAGCGCGATGGCGGCGCGCAGATCCCGCGCCCGCTGAGCCGCGCCGGGCACGGCGTCGCCCGGTGCAGCGTCGTGCAGGAATCGTGCCGGCAGGCGCAGGCCCCACAGGTCTGGAAGGGCGGCGACGGCGTGCTCCTCGACGCCGCACTGGCGCGCCCACATACAAAACACGCCATCGTGCGGTGACAGTCGGGCGGCGGGTCCTCCGCGAGCCAAATAGTACCGACGGCCGGTTGGATCGGTGCTCCACCCGACGAGGCTCACGACGGTGGCGCCCAGTCGGCCGAGCGACGTCGCGCGCTGTGACTGGGCGTCGGCGTGATGCGTATAAATGCCGCCGGTCCAACTCGCCGGATAGGCCTCGGGCCACGCCAAATCCTCGTAGACGTCGATGGCCGTGGTGACGGGTCCGCGCAAATAGATCTCGGCACACACGGCGTCGCTCAAAAATGATCGCGCCGTCCGGTGCTGGTGAGGCTGCCGACGATGTGTTGTTGTTGGTGCCAGTCATTGTCGCCGTCGGCATGATCGGAGGGCGCCGGTCGATAGTAGGCAATCGATTTAACGCGTCGAGCGGCATCGGCGGGTTGTCTAGGTTGGCGCGCTCCCCACACGTATTGGTCGCGGTGGAGGGCGACAAGGCTGGGAGGGCGGGTCCCTCCAGGTGGCTCGATCTCGTTGGGATGGGGCGCCACGAGGTCCAGAACCACGGCGCCGCGCGACACGATGGCCACGCGGTCGGCCAGGGCACGCGCACACTCGTCGTGAGCCGATACAAAGCCCTTTGCCAGAGGCGACAGCAGCCGGCGCCACTTGCGGCGTCCGTCAAAGTGGTCGGGGAGGGCGAGACCGCGCTCGGCCAAGGCGGTCGCAGCGTCGACCCTGGCCAGCGACCCGTGTTCAGCCGCCGCCGTCAGTGTCTCGTGCGGTAGCGAGACGCCGCGCCACCACTCCCCATCCATCGCCTTTCCCCCTTTTTTTCTTTGTTTTCTCGTCGCCGTCGCTTTGTGGTCGCCTTTCTTTCCCTTTTTGTGATTTTTATGGGGTCTTGTCCTTTTGTCTGTTGTTGCGTGATTTCTTTGTTTTTCTTTGTCGTAACTTTGGCGAGTCCTCTTTCCCACGGTTTGGACTCTCTTTCTCCTTTTCCCAGGGCCAATGTCTCGGCGCGCCGTGATCGACGCTGCCACGCCAGACAAAGCCCAAAAAAAAAAGAAAGAGGAGAAAAAAGGGAATGCGGTGTGGCGCCGCACCTGGCCGGCGACTTTGGTCGCCGTGTGCCAACATTTGAGTTTTGGGTGCCGCAATTTAAAAATAAAAAATAAAAATGTTGCGCACGCACTCGGCGACCGACGCATGTCTGCTGTCCGAACTCGACGCCACTCTTTGGCCGCGCTGGCCTGCCGATCTGTGCGCACTTGCGTGCGCGTGCGACGCCAAGCCGACCCCTGCTGGCGGTATCAGCCGACTGCCCACCACCCAAGCGCAACCGCGCATTAAAGGGCGGGACCGTGCATCAACGGATATAGAAAAGGGCTGGTTATTTGTCGTGGGCTGAAATGGGTGGACGGCGGCCCTGGCTCCATTCTTTTTTTTATGCCAAAAAGCGCCGCGATACAGGTCCGGCGACAAGCCAAAGGCCTGCTCTAGGTGGATTTGGCAGTGTATGCCACGCAAAAGCAAAAGTGCGAGTCGCGGCCGGCCTTTGCATGCGACTCGCCGGCGACCGAGAAGACGGGCTGCACTCCGGGACGCCAGAGGCTCAGTCGCGGCTCCGGCCACAGATCGGGCGAATCGTCTGTGGCGTTGAGCCTAAATACGCTCGAACAAGCGTGCAAGGACGAAAGGTCGCTCTTGTGCAGTTGCAGCGCGGGTCCAATGCGCCGACGCACAGTGTAAGCGGCGGCGCGCTCGGCATACACCTTTCGGCACGCGCGCCTAAATTCTGCCCAAATTCGACCGACGGGCGCGTGGACAGACATCCATGAGGTGAGGTCGGCGAGGCACGACGTGGCGGCGACGGTCGGCATCCACGCGCGCACGAGCAGTTCGACAATGGCGTAGCGCAGTTCGGCGGGGAGCGTCAAGAGCGCGCGCACGTATGTATCACATCCTGTCATACGGTGCCGTCGGCGCCGGCGCCGCTTGCGCGAGCCACACCCAACGGGCTGTCCAGTGTGTCCGATGTTACCGTTGACGCCGTCAAGAGCGGGAGCGTCCACGGCGCGCGCACCGTGATCGTGAAAGAGTAGGAAATGGTCGCTTTCGCGCTGGGCAGCCATGACCCAGCGGCTGGGCCACAGGGCAGCGCCATCACTTGCATTTCCGTTGACAATGGCAGCAGCAGTGGCATCGACGACGACTGCTTCCGGATAGACAAAGATCCAATCTGCGCGGCAGGAAGCGTACAAAAGTTGCGCGCGCATGCTCAACGGAGCGGCAATGGCGTGAGCCGCCGAGGGCAGAGCCGCGTCGGCAAAGAAGGCCGCGTCGTCGTGATCCATGGCGGCGCGCGAAATGCCCACGAGGGTGGCCGCATGACGCGCTCCTCTCTGCCACGACTCGAACCCAACCTCGGTGCGCCCCGGCGACGCGGGATAGCGCAGCACGAGGTCGGGGTTGGCCATGAGGGGCGAACACGTACCGAACCACCGACCTAGTTCGCCGATGTTGACGACAAAGGAGAGGGGCGCTCGAATCGGCGGGCCTTGGTGACGCGCGCGCACGCTGCACCACCAGTGCGTGTCGTTGAAGATTTGGTGGCGGCCTCCCGAAAAGACGATGCGACCGTCGGGATGGACGGTGGCCAGCGCGTCCGAGTGCTTGACGGCCACCATGAGCCTTGTGAGTGCGTACGCACACGCGCCGTCGACGAGCACGACAAAGGCCGTGGACGGGTCATCCGCGCCCGCTGCGGCCGTCGTTGGGGTTGCACTTGCCATGATCGCAAAAGAATCAAGATTTAAAAAAAAATGGACGGGCGTGTGTACGCGCACAAGCCGCACGGCGACGATTTTCAGTGGGCGCCTGGACCCGACAGACCCAACGGCGACAAAAATGTGTCGTCGACCCGGCGGCCCTGGCCCTATGGCGATTTTGCCACCGCTTTGCGGGGCGCGCCTATTTGGACCCAACCCTTTTCTTTGTATGTGTGTTTTTTTCCGGTTTTTTTCCTCGTCCTTTTGCTTGTGTTTTTCGTGGCGCCCCCGTCGCTGGCCATGCGCCCTGCGGATGCTTTCCTTCCTTTTTTTCTTTGCGCCGAGAGCAATGTTGCCTTTTTGTTTGGCCGCTTTTGCGTACATCCATTGGGCGACATCGTCGGTGCCGGTGTGCTGCGCCACCGCACACATACACAATTCCGACGCCCTTTTTTCTTGCGAGGTTTTTTTCTTGATGACGGGCTCCTTTTCTCGCAAGTTTTCTGAATCGATTGTATTCTTTTTTTTGGATGTGTGCAAAAAGAAGGGGCAAGCGTGCACGCAAAAAGAGAGTGACGACGCCAAAAAAAAGGGAAACCCCCGAAAGCAGCATGTCGAAAAGAAAAAACAAGAGGATCAACGGATGGGCGACTTTGGCGTGGTCTGCGAGATGCCCTGCGACATTCTCATACGCCACAGATAGTCCGTGTAGCAATGGCGCTCCTCAAACTCGCGCCAATGGCCAATCGAGTCAATGGCAAGATGGGATGGTGTGACGGCGTCAAAGAACCGATCCAGCAGCGTCGCCCTCCTGTCGGCATCGCGATAGTGTTTTTGGGCTCGTCGGCGACTCCCCATGACGCACTTGGCATAGTCTTGGGCCAAGCGGGCCGACCACGCCGCCTCGCCCTCCTTGATCCTTTCGTCGTCGGCCATTGTTGCGATGGTATCTTTTTGTTGTTTGCACGAATTGGCGGCTTGCTTGCGGGTGTGTTATTTGGCGCACTCGCGCACTTGCACTTTGGTAATGGCAGCCGGCAGTCCATGCCGTGCGACAGCGCCCTGTTTATTTTTTTTCAATACCTCATGAATAGGATGGAAAAAATGGAGCGCGTCTATTGGGCTGGTTTTTTGTTGGGGTTTGTCGTGCGTGGCGACTTTTTCGTGGTCGCAGTGGCATTGATGGGCACGGCCGCCAACGGCCCACAGATCGGCGCCCGCATAAAAAGAAAAAAGTAAAGACATACCCATTATAATGATCTGGGCACAAGGCCCGGCAAAAAAAGGCTGTCTGCCAGGACGCCGTCTTTGTATCCCTTCTCTTTGTTTTTTTAAAATGGCACCCGAGACGCAAACAAGTCCAAATAGAGAGGAAAAAAAAGACATGGGCGGTGTGAAAAATGCCTTGGCATGGCCGTTTTTCTTTTTCTTTTTCTTTTTTTATATCTTTTCTCTTGCTGGCCGTCGATGGCGAGGGACCTGGCGCCTAGTAATGCACACCCGCAAGGTGGTCCCTCCAGGCGCGGTCGGAAATGCATACGCCCACGTGAAAGTCTGTCCACCTCTTGCTCGTCGTCACGACCGGCAGTTCCTTAAAGTTGACAAGACTCCACAGACGTCCGTTGGCGACCGCAATGCGGCGCATTTCATCTTCTTCGGCGTTGAGGTGCATGTCGACACACCACGGGTACCGTTCAATGGCCGCGCGGTTGATCAAAGGGTCAAAGGTGCTGTCGTGGTCGAGCGCATGGATGAGTCTTTGGTACCGTTCGCTGCGATGCGCATTCTTGGTGGCCGTGTCGGGCGCTGGCCCGAGACCATAGTCGTCGCCATCTCCAGGTGTCGAATAAGACGCCCATGCGCCTCTGGCGCGACTGGCACATGCGGCCTCCTCGGTTGCTGCCTCGCGACGCCATCGCGCACTGTCGGCCGACTCGGTGCCCATCAGACGCCTCCACGCCCTGGCCGGCGCAAGGGTCCCGTCGATCTCTTGCTGGCGTTGGCGATCGCGCGCCTTTTGTGCGCACTGGAGGTAGCCACGGGCTGCCCTCTCGTTTTTGTCCTTTTGGGCCTTTATCCTGTCGTCGTATGTCTGCGGCGTTGTCTTGGTGGCCTTGCCGCCTTGGGCGTCGGTAGGCGCTGGAGGATCATCGGCGTTGCGCTCTTTGGGCGTGTTGGATCGGTCGTGCTGCATCGGCGCACTGTGGGCGTCCGCTTCCTGTTCCATTGTCGGTGGCAGAGTGTCCATTGTTGCCGAGATGTTTTTTTTGTGGTGATATCCTTGTGGTGTCGCAAGTGCGCACCGGATTGTGCCTCTGTCGCGGTGACGGGAAAAAAAAGGGAGCGCGGCCACTGCCCCAACCCTTTTGCGTAGCGCCTTTGCCTTTGGTCCCTTGGTGTCGATCGCCGATTGGCTTTGGCAGGCGGCATGCCCGCCTCTTGTGCGCGCGCGCTCTGGTGTTTTTTTACCCTCTTTTTTTTTATTATCCTATTTTTTCACAGCGCATCATTGGCCGCCGCCAAGACCCCGACAGACTTGCTCGCACCGAGACTGAATCCGTGCCGGCGGCCGCAGGCGGTTGCATGTACGCACAAGAAAAGAAAAAAACCAGGTCCACTGTGGCATGTACTAGATCGATTTGGGCACGGAGCGGAGGGCGGCCAACAGGTAGCGCACGATCAACGTGGCCCCCTGGTTAAAGATGCGGCTGGTCGAGAGATCGAGCGGGTCGACAAAGTCGCCGGGCACCAGCGGCACAAACTCGCCCGTGGCCGGATCGACCTCGAACGGATTGTGGTAAAGGTCGGGCACAGACGATAGCAGGACCAGTGGGTTGTTAAAGGTGAGGCCGGGCACGTAGGTGCCGGCAAAGTTGTTGGGCCGAAAGGCGTCGAGGAGGGTAAAGGTGCCCAGCCCGACCGAGACCGACTGCGGCACCACCAACTGGTCCTGGCCGCCGCGGTCGATGAGCACCACCTGCTGGTAGTTGGGCGCCCGGAAGCCGATGCGGTCGACGCGACGCACCTCGCGCCGGTTGACATACCAGCGGATGGCCTGCGAGGTCCACCCGATGCCAATGTTGACCACGTCGTTGGCCGGGTTGGCGCGGTCGCGCGTCGCCACCTTGACGGCGTCGGTGAACGAGGCGTAGTTGTTTCCCCCTGTCCGGCCGTTCTCCAGCCGCTCGTAGAGCGCGTAGACGCCGCCGTTGGTGAGAAACATGTCGGCCACCATGAAGGTGGCCAGGTCGATGGTGACAAAGGCCGACGCCGCCAGGCGCAGGTCGTCATAGGGGTCACTGACAAAGGGCGCGCCAAACGGGTTGTTTTGGGTGCCCTGCGTGAGCGCTGCGGCCTCGATCTCAAAGTAGGTCTCGATGTCGGGCGGTCCGGCGATGGGAAAGGCGCACTCGCTCAGGACGAGAAACTTGGGGTGGTCCAATGTGCCCGTGGGCACCGGCCCGTCGACGCCCACCGGCGGGATGCTCTGCGTGAACGGCTGCGACGTGATCCGGATGCCGCCGGTCGGGCCAGCCCGTGTGACCACGCCGTCGTCGGCCGTGATCACCCCCGGCACGGTAAAGTAATAGTAAAAGTTGAGCGGCGCCGGCGGTGGCGTGGGGAATGCGCATGAACAGCATGTCTCCGAATCGTCCGTTGCTGCAGTTGTTGTCGTCGCCGTGTCCAAGGGCGGCAGGGGCCGCACGCACGGCACAGCGGGCGCTGGCACGATAGGTATGGTGCCCGTGGGAAAGGTGTCGAGAGTGATCACTCGGTCGGCGATCGCGGCGGGAGGCGCCGGCGGGCAGGCCGGAATACAGGCGGGTGGTGCCTTTTTTCCCGCGCGCCGCGTCTCGACGACGACCACCGTGGCGGCTGAGGCAGCGCCACGAGTGTCGTCTGCGCTGTCGCTTTTAGCGGTGTGGTCGCTTTTAGCGGTGTGGTCGCTTTTAGCGGCGTGGTCGCCTGTGGCGCCATGCTTGGTCTTCTTCTTGCCCATCGTCGGTCTTTTGTCGCCAAAAGGTCAGCACTGTTTTTTTCCCGTTGATCACAAAAGACAGATTCTTTGCAGGCGCACGTGGAAAAGGCTACAAGCGCAAGTTGTCTGTGCCGAGGGCGGGACTGTGGGGGTCCTTTGTCTGGTGGGCGTCGGGTGCGCGACGGCGGGCCAGCGACGGGTGCTTGGCGACGCCCATATGTCTGCAGGCGGTGGCCAGCCGGCGGGCAAAGGCCGCAGGGCACCCACCGGCACACAAATAAATGTGGATTTTTTCGTTTCTTTTTTTTACTCCAAGTGCGCCAATGCGTCGTGTCCCGTGTGTCCTTTTTGGCGTCTCTTTTTCCCTTGTGTCATCGCACTCGCGCCCTGCCCTTTTGTGGGCCTTGTCGCCCGTGTCCCTTTTTTGTTTGAAAAAAAAAAGGATGAAAAGAAAATCAACAAAAAGGGAAAAAAAGAAGAGGCGACACACGCACAGGCCAATAGCCTTTTTTCCTCATCTTTTGCATTATTGGGGGCCAAGGCTCTGTTGGCCGGCAGACATACAAGGAGCACGGCCGCCCGACATCTCGGCCGCCACGCACAAACCCCAACCCCACATCGGCCTTGGCGCCACAAACAAAAAAGACAAACCTCTTTTTCTAAAAAAAAAAGAAAAAAAAGAGCGCCGCTACAGCGACGACCCCAATAGCAACATCTTCCCCGCAAGTACAGATTTTTTTTCTTGGAAAACAAAACATGTCGCGGTGGGAGGGCGACGAGCCATCGAGCGGGGTCAATCGGCTCCCGCCTGAACTGCTTCAGGCAATCGTTGCCATGCTCGGCCACCCACGCGATCTCGCCGCCGCGCAAATAGCCTCGCGTCTCTTTGCCGGGCCATCGGCGCCGGCGCTAGCAGCCGCCTGGGCATGCGACAGGGCCATGGGCCGCCTCTTGCGTGCGGGCGCCCCACTGGCCGTCGTCAGGGACGCAATCGCACGGCGCAGACGCCCTCTCGGACGTGGGTTTATCAAGCACGCCGTGACTGGAGGCCATATCAGCGTGCTCCGTGCCGTCTGCGACCATGCCGCGGTACGGTCCGCCTTCTTTTCACCATCGATGGTTTTGCCTTTGCATTGTCCAATGTTACACCACAGCGCCTCTGCGGTCGCCGCCTGCGCCGCATAAATGGACGTGCGGTCCGACTCTCTCTCTTTTCTTGGATTGGGTGGCGCTTATTGTGTGTATGGATGTGCTGGTGCGGCGGCCGATGCTTTGTGCGCTGCTTTTGCGCGGCGGCGCGATTTTAGCGCTCGGTGGCAAATCCGGCCTTTTGTCCTTGGACCGACGATTTCGATGGCGACGACGAGATTCCCCCTTTTCGGCCGTCGCTCTTTGCCCACTATGTCGCGTGGGCTGCAGGAGAAGCCATTGAGCGCGACCGGATCGACATGCTCCGCTACCTGGCGTCGCGCCCCATCGCCGGCCGCTCGCTGGGCCGTATTAGTATCAAGGAACTCGTCAAGGTTGCCGTTCGCTGCGGCAATCTTGACGCCATAATCTACCTTGATGATCGCATGGCCTCGTCGCCATCGTCCCAAAGTTATCCCTGTTCATGCGAGTTGTGGCTGGGTGGCGACGGCGATGGTGTTCAACCATCGCCATCGCCAAGTGGCTGCGCCATTATGGATGCAAGGGCTACATAGAGCCCGTACCAGGCTCGTGACGCAGGCCATCCTCTGCGGTGCCGGCGACGACATATTGCGCCACGTGCTATCCTTGATGCCCGCGGGTCAGGATGCGACAGAGTTGGCGCACATGGTATCGGATGCTGCGCGGCACGGCCGCCTGGCGATTGTCTCGGCCATCGTCGAGTTTGGTCTCTGCAACGACCCAACACCGTTCCTCTTGGGCGCTGCCCAAGGCGATCATGCCGATGTTGTGGCGTGGCTCGCCGCACGCAAACACACTGCCTCCCCCCCCCCCCTATGGACGCCCTCTCGCGAGGCCGTCGGCGCCGCGGTCTTGCTTGCGACCGACAGGGACGCAGTGGCCTCGCTCCTCGCCCACTATGGTGATCTCGTCGACATCAGTGTGCTTTTGCGCGCTGCCGCGTACTGCGGCGCCGCCAAGGTCATGCGGTTGCTCTCGTCACATGCGCTCGACTGGCAAAAGGCCTTGCCCGCGGCTCTCAAGTCGCACTCGTTGCCCCTCGTGCGGTTTCTCGTCGAGGAAAAGGGCGCTGCCGTCGATCCATACACTTTTGTCGCAGCCCTTCCCGTCCTGCCCGAGATCGCGTCCTTTGTGTGCGCGCGATGGATCCATTCGACCGCCAGCGGGGTTTCGACATGGGGCGCGCAAATCCGCGCATCACAACCGAGCCCCAGGCCGCTCGCGATGCTGTACGCCGCACTGCCCGGCGTGTGCGTGTCGTCTTGGCTGTTGTGTGCCACATATAAGCAAGCCGACAGTGACGCTGGCATGCCGGCGGTCTGTGCGCGTCCGTCGTGCCAAACCAGGAGCACGGGCAAGCGCTGTCGCGACGAGGATGGCACCGCTTTTGATCGTCTGCCGCACGAGGGCAATGCCACCCCGCCCCGGTCGGACCCGCCCGATGCCACGGCGGACACGTCCTCGTGCCGGCGCCCCTCAGCGACCCAAGGCGACCCCCCAGCCGCTGCCCTGCCGCCTGTCGGACCCCCATTGTGCCCTTTTGCCTCGGCAGGCGAGAAAACCGCCGACATCAGCAACCCAAAATGAAAAAAAAATAGAAAACAATAGAAAACAATGAAAGGAATGCCACCATTTCCTATTGTTTTTATCGTCGTTTATAGGTTTTTCTCTTTTTTTTTATGAGTGTGCACCTCGGCGCAGAGTGCATGCAGAGTGCGACCACTAGGCCAACAAAAGAAAGGCACAATGCACACGCGACGTATGGGCATCCTTCAGGGAATCTGGCGGCGCTCATGCGGGGGCGACGGCGCGGTTGCCGCCGTTGGCATTGGGACCCCACGTGCGGTCGATATATTCACGCTTAAAGCCATTCCGCAAGAGGCCGTCGATGACCTCCTCGGCGAGCGGACCGCGTGCATCGACCGGCTTGTTGCGACGCAACTGTCCGATAATGTTACCGACCGTCTCCTCGTCTATAGGACACATGGGGCGGCGAAAGTCGGCCAGGCCCCTGTGCTGTGGGCGGTACTGCACCAGGGTGGGGTCTTCCAAGTGCTCGTTGGCTGTGCGACGGAAATATCGGTCCAAACTTTTGCCGCACAGCGGCCTTAGTGTGCCTGGGTTGCCATCGACGTGGCCCCCGACAGAGCGCGCCTGTTCCACCGTGAGAACCGAGGGATCATCGCTCGTGCCAGCAACATTGGCCAGCAGCGGTACGAGCGCCCCCGGGTTGATCACGCGGTACTCGGGCCGCGTGAGCGCCGGTCGAAAGTTGGCCGGCGACGCAGGCGCTCGTAGGGAATGTCGTTGGCGGTGCCGAGCGATGACGACGACGGCACGGCACTGCCCAATAGGTCGGACGCGCGCTGGCCGATCGTGCGCGCGCGTGCGCCATTGTAGCCCACGCGGCCGGCAATGAGAAAGAGGTCGGTGAGCACGTCGTTGTTCTCCTTAAAGATCTCGTGCAGCAGGATGTCGCGTCCGCCCGTCGCCTCGCGCAACTCTTCAAAGCGCTCAAAGTTGGCCGGACGCTCGAACATGGTCGGCCAGCGGCCGTCGGGGTCGGCGTGTTCCAGCATGTAGGCCACGGCCAGGCGCAGTTCCGGCAGCGACATTGTGGCGATGGTGCCGCGGATCATGCCGGTGCTCATGTACTGTGGCTCGTCGGTCATGCCCGACTGGTAGGTAAAGGCATACTTGGGGGTGTCGCTCTGCAGGCGCGTGCCGGCATAGCGACGCACGTACGGGTGACGCTGCTCGGTGCGCCGTGCGGATGGCCGACGGGCTGACGGTGCGGGAGACACGAGCGACAGAAAGGAGGCGCGCGGCCCGCGTGGCCTGGCGGTGCGGCTCCTCGCCCCCGTGGCGTCGCCATTGGCCTGTTCGCCGTCGCTGCCCTCGATATCGCTTCCGGCCGACCCGGCATCGCCCTCTTCTTCATTGTCGCTCAACCCGTTGGCATAGGCGACGGCGTCTGGGCCTAGCGCGTCGTCACCGTTGGCGGCTTCCTGGTTGGGTGGCACCGTGCCGCGACGTCGCACTGACCGTCTGCCGTTATTGTTGTTGCCGGCGGTGGCGGCGCCAAAAGCGTCGACGAATGACATGGTCGGTCGTGTTGTATACCAAAATCGAGGGGTGCGGCTGGCGTGTTTTTCTTGCCGCCTTTTGTTGTTTCCTTGTTATTGTTCTCCTCAGGAGGAAAGTGTCCTTCTTTTTCTCTCTAGGCGCGCGACTCGGTCAGAGGCAGAGCACGGCGCACAAAAACAGGGACGATGGCGCGGGGCAACAGAGCAGACGGACCGTGCTTTCCCTTTGGCGCGCGCGCCAAACTCTTGCTGGAGCAGACGACACCGCAGGGGCCTGCAACGGTCGCCGCCGCCACCGGCCCTCGCACCACCGCAACACCCGCCCGATCGATCCGAATCGACCGGCAGACATTGTAGCAAAAAAAGGCGTCAAGACCGCAGGGTTTGGAATCGCCATGCCGTCGCCGGCAAGGCGAGCCGGACGCAACTGCCCCGCGCCCTAAAACAATACCGGTCAAAATCGTGGCACGTCGAATAAACAGCAGATTACAATCCATGCAAGAAATCCTGTGTAGCCACGACAACAGCATGCCCTCCAAAAAAAAGGGGGTTTTATAGACTCGCTGCTCGCAAAAGTGTGCCGTTGTTGCGCCCCTGCGCCGGCTTTTTGTGCGCCCGTTGCTGCGCAGGCCCAACCTTGGCTGGCTCACCCCCCCCCCCCCCTAGAGACACAGAGCACGACGACGACAAATTTGCTCGGGTTTTCCTTTTTTCCCTTTTTTTCTTTGGAGGAGGAGACAGGACCACGAATTTAAAAAAGAAAGAAAAAAAGGGCCCAATCCTGCCGCTGGGTGGTCCAACTCTAGCCTGGTGGTCGCCCATCCGCCAAAAAAAGCACACTCACCTTTCGGTTGCCAACAAAAACCTAGTCACTCTTTTTTTGCGGCCCTGCCCTCCACAATCACCGGCCATTGTGTTGCCGCTGTTGTCGGCCCCTACAAGGAAGGCAAAAAGTTTTAAAAAAAAAAAAAGAGCCGCCCGTTATCACAACATCCTTTAGGATGGCGACAAAGAAAAAGCGCCATGGCATTGCCTCGCCCAGTCCCGCTAAAACAGAGGCCCAGCGTCGACGCGCACACAATGCCATAGCCGACACCGTGTACGACGCCATCGACCAGGCGGCGACGCACATGGGCGTCTCGCGCGCCGCGCTCCGCGTCGACGTCGCCGAGTGCGTTCACGTCCTGCCGGGACAGATCCGCGGCTCGGCTCACCTCGACCAATGCCTGGTCCGCGTGCGTCATTCCCCAGGGACGCGCCTCTGCATGCCCAACGCGCTCGCGCTCTTGTACCACGAGGTGGGCCATCTGGCCGACGTTGCCAGCCGCAGACGCCACCGGATGCTGGACATGGCCCAACGTGTGACGTCTGTCCTGCTGGCAGAGTTTGTCGGCGCCGGCCTGCTTATTCTTGTTGTCATCGCCCTTGGGTTTGCTTTTTCGCTGCGGTGTGGTACAACGCGGATGGGCGTGGTGGAATGGAGCCTGGTGTGCGTCGGGTTCGCGTTGGCGCTCCATGTGGGCATCGGTGTCGGGCACTGGTGCCGACGGTGGGCGCTCTGGCAACGCATGGCAGAGCGCCTTTTCCACGACATGGAAAAGACGGCTAACGGTCTCGCGGCCGACGCCCTCTTGGCGCGCAAGGACGAAGCGGGGATACACGCCGTCGCCGTCATGCTCATCAGCACGCAGAGATGTGCCGATCGCGGCCAAAAGGTGGCGTCGGGCCACCCGCCTGCACACGAGGAACAGCGTGCGCTCGTCGACCACCTCGCGACCGCGCACGGTATGGGCATTGTCTTTGGACCGCGCCAGGGACCACAGCAACGTCGCCGGTTGTCCGTGCGCCATGTCGCCACCGACACGCTCTTGTGGGACGGCATGTTTGATGCCCTGCCGGAGCGTACTAGACGCCACCGTCGTCGGTCCCAACGGCGACGGCATGACCCCGACGGCGATTTGCATGGCCCATCCCTCTGGGAGTGTCTCGTGTTTGGCGGGGTCTGTGAAATTTTTTCTGGCGTGCGCCGGATCGTCGCACGGTGCGCCCGCCCGCCGGCTTTTTGCGTGCGCCGCATCCATAAATAGTGAGAAAAAAGTTTACACTACCTGAAAAAGATTCAACAACTTTTGTGCCTTTCATTTTGGCATATGTGTCGGCGTCATTGCGGGTCCCCCTCAAAGAAGAAGGATACTGGCGCGGCAGCGGCAGGATGGCAAGGGTTGGCGACACACAACGGGACCACAAGAAAATCAGGCCGATGCTCGACCGACGCCAGGCGCACAGACGGCCCAACAAAAAGGCAGATTTTTTTAGGAGAAAAAATTCCAACAAAAAAAGATTCAAAAAAAAGAGGCGATACAAAATGAGGGCCTATTGGACGACGAGGTCGGGAGCAAATGGGAGGACGGCGCATGCATACACGCCCGCCTGCGTGGAACCGCCAGGGACCGCGAGGGTCGTCTCCAAGGGCAAACCGGCGCCGCCAAAAGATTGCGCGCCCTCACCACCTCACCCGCCCAGTCGTCTATACTGTCTTTGGCAAGGGCACCGGTCCTCTTATGTTTGCCCCATCGTCGACCGACCCCTTTGCGGCTTTGACCAATGTCGTCGAGGTGTCGCTGCCGGCGATTTTGAGCGACGCCGCACAGCCACGCGCCCTGGCGGGTCCCAGGGGGGCGCCCGACGTGCCCTATGTCGACACCGAGTGGCCCCGTGACGAGGCACGCCTCTTGCCGCGCTACCAATTCCTCGTGAGTCTGGCCAACGCCATCCACCCGTCGGCCACCATCAACGCGTCATCGGTCTCTCACGCCATTAACCTGGTCGACCCCGTCACGCGCGCGCCGGTCATCAGTCGCGCCGCGGCCGACTCCGCGCGCAACGCCGTCGACCGTTTTGACATGCGTGGCGCGCGGACCGCCCTCACCGAGGGCGTGCTCGAATACGCGCGCGGCGTCGAGGCGGACGCGCGTGCGGCCCTCGATCGCCTCAACCAGCGGTTCAACGAGGCCGACCCCGCACGCAGAGCGCTACCGACACCACCGTCGCGTGTGGCACAGGTTCCTCTTGTTACGCTCCCCCAACAGCCCCCGCGCGTTGTTACGCAACAGCCAGTTGCCCCGCGACGTCTGCCTGTTGGCATCCAGCAGGCCGTGGCGCCGCTCCTTGGGCGCCGCCCGCCCGCCGAAAGGCCCACGCCCATCGTCGGCGTTGGTCCGCCTCCCCGTCCGGCCTGGAGAACTGCCCTGAGTCGTCTCCTCCCCGGTCCGTCTGCCCGCTCGCGCATAGGACAACAACGACCCCCTGAACAGCCAGAGGCCCAAGAGGAAGAGGAAGAGGAAGAACCGCTGATCAAGCGACGCCGACGCGCTCCCTCTCCGGGGTCTCGCCTCACGCCCTTGCCTGCCGAGCGAGACGACGACCTCTTGCTCGCGGCACTCTTGGAAGAGGAAGGGGAGCAGCCTGCGCCCTCGATCCGCTCGCCGCCTTCTGGTGCCCGAGGATGGAACCTCGCGGCAGCGATGGCTGCGGCAGCGCGCCAGCCGCCGACGTCCACCCAAACCATCGAGTACCTGCCGACCGTATCGCCGCGTGCGCCCACGACGCCACAATCCGTGCAAGGAGAGCGTCGATGGGAGCAAGAGCCGTGGACCATCGACACCTTGATACAAGTTGTCGTGCCGGCAGTGTTCCAGCGCGCCGTCGACGCCGAAACCGTGCGACAAGAGGCGCAACGTGCACGTGCGCTCGCCGACAGCATACGTGACGGGTACGCGGCGCGCATCGCTGTCGGCGACGCAGAGGCGGCTGCCAACCGTGCGCTCCATCTCAACGATTTGGCCGGCTATGTGGAGGCATCGGCTGCTGGTGCGCGCCGTCGTCGACCCGAGCCCTTTGACGCTGCCTATTGGTACCGTGTGGTGGCGGCGGGCGAGACGGGTCCGCTCGGGCCGGCGTCTCGGTTGGCCGAGGCGCGGGGCGTTATTGGACCCTATGCGACGCCCGAGGACGCCGCCGCCGACGCGTCGCTCCTTGGATTCAACGCCGACGAGGCCGTGATGGACGCCGTCTTGGCATGGGTCCTGACGATGGACATGCCACGCCTGACCCAACCCGCGACGACCGTCTTTCAGGTTCAGCGGCCTCGCGACGAGCGCGATCCAAACCCGCCGCGCCAACTGGCCGCGCGCATTGATCCCGGCGTCGAGCGCTGGGTCACGGCCGTCGTCGCAGCGCGTCCACACGACGCATTCGCCCAGACGGGTGCGCTTGCGGTCCTCGCCTGGGACCGGGCCGTGGACGGTCGTGCGCGGCGTGTGGGCGTGCGCGACGTGTTTTGTCCGGACCGCGATCGGCCGTGCGCCGTGGTGGCGGCCTACGAGACGGCCACGCCAGACGATGCCCGTGCCCTAGAGCAGGCCCTGGTCGCGCGGGAGCCACCGCCCAACGTGCCCGCCGCGGTCGGCGAGATTGTAGACGTCGCACGCGTGCTCTATCCGGGGGCTGCAGTGAGCGTCGCGCCCAACCGCGAGGGCTCGGCGGTGGTCGTCACCGTGCGCCTTCCGGTGCCGCTTGCCGACGCTGATCAAGACCGCCTCCTGGACCTGGTGCGCATGGCCTATGGCGTCGTGGCGGCGACCGGCGCGCCCATCGACACAGAGGCGTCGCGCATTGTCGGAATCGACGCCAGCGAGGCGCCCATCCCCCCGCCGGCGGCCATTGTCGCCGCACCCACATCCTAGGCACCGCCAACGCACAGAAAGAGAGAGAGAGGCCGCCTTCTGTGGGTCCCCCCCCCATTTTCTTGCCTTTATAGGAAAAAAAAGAAACCAAAACCAAAAAAACAAGACCAAAATACAAAACGGATACACAAGGACAAGGTCGGTGCGCCTTTTTTCGCTCCGCTGTGTGCTGTCGGCTCCCTTTTTTCATTTTTTCTTTGTTTTTTTTCGAAAACAAAACTTGGAGAGTTTTTGCCAACAAGGAGGAGCGGCCGCGCATGTGTGCGTAATGGCGTCAAAAGGGTCGTGCACAAAAAAATGGCCACGGGCAGCGGCCGAGACCCTGTGGCGGAGAGACAGTGCGGAAAAAAGGAGAGGCATGGCACCCTAGCAATGGGTGTGGGCGCCAGGCCGCCATGCGCCGCAGACCAGCGGCGCCGCTGTAAAAAAGACGGACCGCGAGAGGGAAAAACAGGCGCGGCCCGACGACGATCACGCCAGCCTCGGAGCGACCCACGCATACGAGGACCGAGGGAAAGGAGAAAAGGGTGCCGGAAAAAGGGGGGAGCGAGGCGCACGGCGACCCGCGCCGCCGATTGCACCGCACGACAACCACAAGGAGGGCGCGCCCCACAAGAGGAAACCCCGTCCAGCGCCACTCATGGGTTCAGACGCCAACCGCGGCCACGCGGGCACTGTCGGGAGGAGGCGGCGGCACCGGCGCACAGCGGCCGCACCGCACGCGCGCGGCCCAAACATGGTCGGCACGATGGCCATCATGGCGCTGTTGGCGGTCGTGATCATCATGGTGGTGATCTACCTGGTGCGACGGCTGGCCAACGCGGAGCGCGCCATCAAGCGTACCATGGCCGAGGTGCGCCACCAGGTGACGCCCGACGACTTGCACACGGCCTTTGGCCAGTGGGTCGAGGCCAATCCGGGCGCCGTCACGACCGCGTGCGCGCCCTACATCAACCGGTCGGTGGCCGTCGCCGCCAGTGCCATGCGCGTCCACGCGCCCGCGCCCCCGCCCCGCACCATCCTGGGCTGCGGGGACCTGAAGTGGCACCACCGAGTCAGCAGCCGCCCGCGCAACCACACGGCCCCGCACCCGCAGGCCGCCGCCGCACTTTGCGCCCCGACAGCCATCGCCGCCCTACCCGCCCCATGGCCAACCGGATGGGTCTGCGCATGCGCCCCGTCCGCCGACAGGCACCGCGCCCCAGCAGCACCAGCCGCCGCCGGTACAGTTGCGCCCTCAACCGCAACAGCAACCCGGTCCGACAGGCCCGCCTGTCGGCACCCCCGAACAGTGGAGCAATGGCCATGCTTTTGACCGACAGCGGCCCCATCCCGAGGCGCCGCCGCGGCAACCCGCATCGAGCGCGACCCCTGCGCCCCAGCCCGTGATACCACCCCAGGCGGGCACACTCTATGTGCCGCCGCCGTCGGCTATTGTTCCCCAACAGCAACTTTCCGTTTTGCGTGCGGCGCCGCCGCGCATGCGATGCGATGGCAATGTGTGTGTCATCATCGAGGACCAAGTCGACGACGACGCCGATGACAATGGCGATGACACATTCGACGGCCATCCCGCGAGTGTGGGTGATCGTGAGGACCATCGCGACCACTCGCCGCTCGACAGCGGCGGTGGGAAATCGCCACCGTCGGGTGGCAACGACCACCCACTGTCAGATGACCACCACGAGTCGCTGTCGGACGGGAGCGATGTCGAGGACCATGGCAACCAAGATGATGATGAAGAAGAAGAAGAGGAAGAAGATGACCACCAGCACGACACAGAGGACGTTGACAAACAACACGCCCCTATGTTGCAGGTGTCCAATACTCACCTCGATCGATACGTGCAAGACACGCTCGACGCGATTTCGCACGCCTCCAACGAGGAGGATGAAGAAGACGAAGACGACAAGGAAGAAGAAAAAGACGACGACGACGAAATCGACAAAAACAAAAGAGACGACGGCAGCGACCCTACACCACAGGACCATGGGCCTGCACTTGGCCGGATGCGCGCGGCCTATGCCGATGATCCATGGTCGATGCCCGACGACGCGCGCTTTTTTGTCAGCCACGGCGATGAAAGCGAGGGCGACCACGGGGACGATAGTGATCATGACGACGGTGATGATGATGGCATCGAAGAAAATGATCACGACGAGGAGCGAGATCAACACGCCGGCCGCGAATGGTACAACCACGAGACGCCATCGCTCTTTATCGTCCTGGGCGCGCCGGCAAATGGTCTGTGCGCGCCACTTGACCACCGCCTGGGTCGCGCTCACATCACTCCCCTCGACGAGGACGAGGACGACGCCGAGGATCGTGGCGACGACTTTTTGGACGGCGATTCGGATAGCGACGACGACGAACCCGAGAGGTTCCCACGCAGTATCATCGTTGGCCACATTAGCGACGAACCCGCGTGGTCGCTTCCGACCGACGCCGATGCTGGTGACATTGACCCCACACCGACGCAAGAGGAGGACGCCCGTGCGGTTGCCGACATTGAACCGAGCGACGCCACAACCGAGAAAGACGCTGCGCTTGCTCCCGACGATGACGACGATGACGACGACGACGATGACCACCATTTGGATGACACGGCCAAGGACGCAATCATCAGTACCATCAGAGAGGATGCCGCGCAACAAGAGGACGTTGCCCAAAAGAGATCGCGCAAGAGGAGGACAACGAGGAGGACAACGCCGCCGCCGGCACCGGGGTGGACGACGCAGACGTCGACTCGGACGACGCCGTTGTCGACAGCGAGAAAGACTTTGTCGAGCATCAGGGAGAGGACGAGGATGACAACAATGCCGACGAGGACGCCCTGCCATCGCCGATCGCCAAAGACGGCTCTGTGAGCAGCGACGACAGTGGTCTCGATACGCCGACGGTCGCGGAAGAAGAGGAGGAAGAGCGCGACGTAACCGATGTCGACGCTGACTAGATGTTTGTTCTCATGTTTTTTGCCCACCTTTGAGGCAGGCGGAAAGGGGCCCAGCCAAATTACACAGTGCACAATACACGATGCCCCTCTTTTTTACCCGCCCGCAGCGCCACGCCAAGAGAAAGGCCGGCGCAAAAGCGTACGCTTTGCCATCACAACAAAGACAATGGCAGCGCACAGATGCGGATTTTTTTATCCATTGGTCGGGCCTGTCCACGCCGCCAAAGAGATTTGCCCAATTTTTCCTCGCCCTCCGAATGGGCGACGGGACCATGCCGAGTTGCCGGGTCTTTTGTGTCAACACAAAAAGGGCTCGTTGGTGGGGACTCGTCGCGCTTTTTGGTCGGCCTTTTTTTTTTAATTTCGCAAGAAAAGGACACAAAATTGGCATAGGGTATTGTGTCGTGCGGCGAGGCCAGAGCAGAGTCCGCGGCGATCGCGGCCGCCCAGAGAAAAAAAATGGGGCAACCACAAAAAAGGGACAAAACAGGGGATTGGGTAAAAAAGGAATGAGGGGGGGGATCAAGAGGCGGGTGCCTCAACGATGATCACATTGACGTGGTGGTGAACTGTTTTCGCGATGCCGCCTCGCACCAGGTCCAGTGCAGCCTGATGGCAGTCGACACTGCACGCGTAGACGGCACCGCGCGCCAGTCGCGGCAAGAGCGCAGCCAAGGTGCGCGCACGGAGGGTCTGCGACCTGTCGGCGCCAATGTCGATCACGACGTTGACGCGTCCCCACGGGACCGCACTCACGAGGTCCGAGAGGGACGCGGTCTCGGCCGCGTGCGTCGCGCGCACCGGCCACTTGACCACGGCGCAGCCATGGCACTGGAGTGTGCGCGCGGCGGGTGCCGACGACACGGCCCACAGCAGCGCGTCGGCGCCAAAGCGCTCGATCGAGGCCGGCACCGATTGACCGGCACCATGCGCAAAGACGACCACGTGCGCCAGAGTGGCCTTGTCTGCGAGGATGCGCGTCACATGCGCGTCCAATGTCTCTAACGCCGCGGCCGTCCAGCCCGCCTCAGCAACCGGTCCCCAACGTCGCGGTGGCGGCCGAGACACGGTAGACGGTTGGGTTGTACGTACGACAGGCACGACGATGTTGCTGGCATGCACTGGAATGTCCTGGGGCGGCAGGTCAGGTACGGCGATCACGTCAGCGGGCGGTGCTACCGGGCCGTTCATTGTATCGCCAGCGCCACCTGCCGGCGCGTGCTTTGGCTCATCGCGGCCATTGCCTATGCCTCCATTGGCGCCGTCAAACATAGGGAGGGCGTGGACGTCGCCAGGCGAAACCGATTCCACCGTTGCCTTGTTGAGCACACGCGGCAAAAGTGTCGTGTCGGTGCCGGTCTTGGCACAATTTTGGTGACTATCATCTTTGGCAATGTTGCCGTCGTTGCACTGATCGGCGTCGCCACTGCCGACAGTGTGTGTAGACGGCGGCGGCGACGACGACAACAACAAGTCAGAAGGCGTGTCCGAATCGATGCCGGACGACACCGCAGTTGGCATTGCAGACTTGTTGGGCAAGTCGGATGGATCATCGTGCTCTGGTGTGTCGTCGACAATGTCGTCGACAATGTCGTCGGCAGTGGCTTGCGGGTCGGCGAGACTTGCGGCTTGGTCGGCATCATGGTCGTCTTGGGCTGGCGTGGCACTTTTGCGGGCAGATCCGTCATTGTGCGCCTCCTCGCCCTCCATGATGAGGCTGCGCTCGGCCGACGCACCCGCCGACGACCACACACGCAATCGCGCAAAGATATCATAGCCACTGGGCGGCGCGGCGTCGCTCTGGGGCGGGTCCTGGTGTGTGCCAGCGACCTCGACCGCGGCGATGGTGGTAGTAGTTAAGGAGGAGGTGACGGCGCCACCATCCACGGGACCCACGTTGTCTCCCTCAAGAGGCATGTTGTCGTTGCTGGGCGTCTGCTGCGGGTTGTCTGCGTCAGCATCCGGAGGAGGCGTCAGTGACGACGACATAGGGGTCGCATTCGGGGCAGACACAGGGACGGTCTTGAGCGTGGTCATGTCGAAAAAGCCCGAGACTTCGGGCGCGCACAAATCTGCCCCTTGATTGTGTCTTTCGCGAGGGTCTTGCATTCCAGGTGCAGTGCGCTTTTGCCTTTGCCGCCAGTGGCGCCGCTTTTGGCAGCGCACGCAGCGAGGTGCCCTTTTGCCGCGCAGCCTCTCCTCGGTCGCCTTTTTTTCCTGCGCTGCCAAAAGAGCGCTTTCTTTCAGTAGCATGCAAAGGTCCAAAAGAAAGAAAAAAAAGAAAGACGGCAAAAGCAGTGGCGTCAGGAGCCGAAAAAAAAGGTATCTCTCGGGACCGTCTTTGGGGCTCGTGAGTTGCATTTTGTGCGAGGCGCGTGCACGATGGCAGCGGCGGCGGCGGCGACAAAGGAGGTCGAGCCTCTGTGGCCGTCGTGCGTGCCGAGTCGCGCGCGCACGCGCCTGACCAGCCGCCCCCATGAGGGAAAAAAACAGGACAAGAGCCTCTGGCGTCGGTTGCGGGACGACACGATCGCAACGACAATACCCTAGTCAGATGGCAGAACGGGCACACCAGACAGAGGCGGATCGCCACCAAAAAGGCGTTGTTGCCAATGGAGCGGGCGTGCCGGACCAGGCGCAATGGCAGCGTGATCGTCCCGAGAGCCTCATGGCGCTCTGCTGTCGTGCCGTCGAGCGCGGCGGGTATGGGCCATGTGCTGCGTCGGCCCTCGGCGAGCGCCATCGGTGGATGGAGGCGCGCGTCGAGGCGCTCGGTCCGCTGGCGCGCGCGTGGCCGCGGTTGGGCTGGTCCATGGCGTGGGACCTCGCCTGGTATCGCCCCGAGTGTGCAGATCTCATAGGTCAAGTACACGCCATCGACCGAGCAGATGCGCAAATCTTTCCGGCACGCAACCGCGGCACCATGCGGGACTGGATCTATGCGCATGCAGACGGCCGTGCGGCCGCGCGTCTTCCCGACTGCCCCCCCTACACCGAGACCTTGCTCAGGCGCGAGGTCGACGCACACCGTTATTCGCTGTCGATGCAGGGCGGCCACGGCGCGTGGACGGTGCCGCATGCATGTTCGCTGTCCATCCCAGCGCGCCTGGTGTTGCCCGACGACGTAGCGTGTCTCGTCCAACGTCCCGGCGGCCCGCGCCAAAATACCAAGGCAACGGTGGCCAGCATATGCTTTGTCGAGCAACCCTACCCACTGATGGCCCACCAACCGTCGATTCTTGGCGATACCATCTCGTGGCCGCCGGCGTGCGGCATGCCCGTCGCACCGGCCTATCCGTTTGATCACGTGGTTGTTGCGCGGTGGCGACGCGGTGGCATGCGTGGCATCGTGTGCGTCAATGCCAACCCAGATGCCACTGCTGATTACGGCCTTGTGTGTTCCATCTACTTGGGCGCCGAGACGGCTTATGTGCCGCACAGGGCGTCGCTGGGCGATCTCATGCGTGCCTTTGAGGCGACACACTCGACACCACCTCCAAGACGGCCACCAGACACGTGCGACGACGCCATGAAAGTCGACAGGTTCCATGGGGGTCACGCCGACGCTATCCACAACAACCGTGGCACGGACAATGGGCAGCATGTCGGCGACCAGCCGCACCATTGTGGCAACAATGCCGGTGCCGCCACTAATGCCACCGCGATGGACGAGCGGGCCAATCCCATTGTCGCCGTCGATGACGACAGCGACGACGACAAGGCAGACGACTTTTTCCTCTGGCTCATGCGGCGCCAAAGCGGGCCATATGCGCCGCCCTCTGGCGCCGTCGCTCCGGCCCACACCCAGTAAAAAAATTCCAATGAAACAATTTTCCACACGACGGCGTTGGTCTTTCATTCTTTCATTCTTTTTTTATTCTTTGGTCCGGTATACGTGACGGGCCTCTTTTGCGTGGTTGCATCTCTTTATTGCTTGGGCTCCTTTTTTTGTTTCCAGGTCATGCTTACGACGGGGGTCGATTGTTGGCTTTTTTTCCTATCGCTCACTTTGTAGGTGCAAACAAGGCCAAGCAAACCCTCGACGCGACAGCGACTGGCAATGGCGGACCCCTGCCATTATTACGGCGAGCCGTGAGTGGCATCCGAGACGATGGTGACGAGCGGCGCCGCGCACGAGGGACACGCGTCCGGTCCGGCGCGCACAGACGCCTTGCAGCGCGGGCACGCCTGCGAAGCGGGCACCGGCTGCGCGAGAGCCTTTTGACGCGCGCGCCGCTCGGTCCATGCGCGCATCCGACCCTTGGCCATCTGCGCCTTGGTGAGCCGGGCGAATGTAGTCACGGTGGTCATGCGTGCGTCGTCATCGCGGTCATCCCTCGCGTCGCCGTCGTTGCCGTCACGGTCGAGGCCGGCCAACACGCGCCCGGCGCCGGAATGCGCTTGGTGATGGGGACCAGGTAGGTGCGCGGTACGCGCGCCCGTTGGCGTCGCGCGTGCATCGACATCCCCGAGGTGCCGTCGCTGTCGTCTCTTTTTCTTCTTTTGCCCTCGTTGCCCTTTTTTCTTGGAGTGCTTTCCCTTCTTTTCATCCCCCGCTTGACCTCTGGTCCGTCAGCATTGTCCATGCCAACCCCCTTTTTTTCCGGATGCAGGCTCAGCCTCGCACGCCCCGAGACGGCAGGCTTGTTGCGTTGTGCGTCGTCGTCGTCGTCTCGGGCGCGCAACACGAGGACGCCCAACAAATATGAAAAAGAACATTGTGGCTGTCTTTTTGGCGACGTCTTCTATTTCGGAGAGGGTCTTGTTTCTCTCAAATCGGTTCCGCAATGTCGAGGTCGGCTCGGCGGTGGCACCAAAAACAGAGGTCCCCAAAAAAAAAGGATGCAAACCAACCAACGGAACCTGGCCTCTGCGTGAATAAAAAGGCCCATGCCGAGAGTCGCGCGCAAAAAGGTCCGTGACCGACAAGCACAGATGAAAAAAGAGGAAGGGCGAAAAAAAAAGACAGCATCTGCGATCGTGTTGATCAGGTCTCATACAGGAATCGTATAAAGGTGCGCGCCGGCGGGGATCTCGGTCGCGTCGATGCCAAAGGCGGCGTCAAACCAGTGCACATTGTCGGCCGGCACGGCGTTGACGCACGGCGAATTGACCAGGTAGGGCCGCACGCTGAGGGCATTGTCGGCGCACTGGCGGCGGTAGGTCATGTCGCCCGGCAGCACCGAGCAGCGGTCGGCCCACGCCAGCGGGTTCTCGCTGACGGCCACATCGGGTCCGGCAGTGGGCGGCGCGCACGAGGTCACATGACGCGCCATGCGCATAAAGGCGTCGCGCCACGGGTCGGCCGGTCCGGTGGGCGTGGCGTCGGCGCGCGCGCCCAGGTTGTAGAGAAAGACCGTGACAAAGCGCAAGAGATCGTTGTTGAACCCGCGCAGGTTCCAGTCGCCCTCGACGACGGCGTCCTGCGTCGGGCTGCCCCACAGCGGGGCGACGCGCGCGGCGTGCCTGCGGGTCGACGCGTCGGCGCCGCGCATCTCGTCGCCCAGGCGAAAGGTGGCGCGGCCAAAGTCGATCATCTTGTACACCTTGCCAAAGGTGGGCACGGCATAGTAGCGCACCGGCTCGCCGGCATCGCCGGGCTCGGTGCGGTAGTAGAGCATGACGTCCTCGGGCACGTTCTCATAGGCAATGTTGTCGTTGTGAAAGTCATTGTGCACAATGCCATAGGCGCCCTGCGCCGCCGCAAGGCCAAACACCACCTGGGCGGCCAGAGCCATCGCCTTTTGGTAGTCACGCGCCGGCCCGACAGGCGACCCGCCGGCAAAGAACCCCTGCTTGATGAGGCCGCCCAGTGTGCCGTCGAGGAACTGCATGATCGTAGCCTGCACCGGGAAGCCGGTGTTGATCTCGGGTCCGATCGCGTCCACGGCCTCGCCGTTGGGGTCGAAAAAGGCCGCGTCGGTTGCACGCAGGGTCGCGTACAAGAGACCGAAAAAGGGCGACACACCGCTCTCGGCCAGTTGGCTGCCGAGAAAGGCCCCAACGGCGTCGATGTAGGCGTCGTTGTTGGTGTTGTTAAACTCGGCTGCAAGGCTGCGGTCCATCTGGGCCACGAGCCTCTCCAGGACAGACACGGGAGCCGCCACCAACGTAGGTGGGAGTTCGGGTCCGTTGGCTTGGCGGACGATCTTGGAGGCGAGCGCAAAGCGCGACGCCAGTTGCGCGTCGGCAGCATCGCCATAGCGCGGGTTGTTGACCACGGCGCGCGCCCCGCCCGGCACAAAGGCATCGCGCCACCAGCCGCCCCTGCGCGATCTCGGCGGTTCGACGTCGGTCGCACGACGCACATCGATCAATCGCTGCACGGCAGCGCGTGCCAGCCAGGTGCCCACCGAGTAGATGGGCGACTTTTTCAGCGCGGCGTGCACGGCCGTTACCGGGCCGTCGGGGCCGCGACGCACGAGCGCCGTGTGGACGTCCCGGTCCGCAAGACTGGCGTCGGCAACGGCCGTAGCGGCACGAGCCAGGTCGATGCCGCGATGTTTGGGGCTTGCACGCGGCAGCATGACTTGGACGTCGTAGACGGTGCCCTGCGCCGTGCCGCTCGAAATGGCCTTCACAATGTCCACCACTTGGAAGGGCGTCTCGTGCGGACGCCCGCCGCTGGCGACCCCGGTGGCCGGTTCGATCTGATACTGCGGCAGCATGCCAGCGGTGACACCCGGTGGAACGGGCAGTGGAGGCGCGCCCGGTCGGCGCGCCAGTTGCGCCAACAGGGCGAGATAGTGTGGGTCGACCTGCTGTTCGGGCAGCATGGCCGGCGGCGGCAACACGGCGGCCAGGCGCCGGAGGGCCAGATCACGCACCGTGAAGCCCGTCGCCGGCACCAGCACAATGTCGATCGGATACTGGTCCTTTTCGGGCGCGAGGGCCAGTTCGGCCAGGGACTGGGCCAGGCGGTCGGCCCCGCGCACCTGGGCCTCCTCGCCTGTCTGCTGTCCGTCATAGGAGGTCGACGACGGCGGCAATGACCACGACGACGGCGGCTGCAGGCCGAGCGCACGCGAGGACGACCCCGACGATCCAATGTCATACCCTGGCGACTGGACGGCACCCGGACGTGCAAGTCCCGCGTCGAGGCCGCCACCCGACAGCAGCCGACCGTTGCCATAGTAATTGTTGTTGTTGTTGCCGACGGTGGCAGCGGCAGGCATTGCCATTGTGGTCATCATCATGTTTGTTTGTTTGTGGTGGGCGACGCCGCGCGCTTTGCGTACGAGGGAGTCGCTTTCCTTTCCCTTGGGGACCGACCCCCTCGGAGCGTGTCCGCGCGTGTCCGGGCGACTCGCGCGCCCATTCACGCGTGCGGCCGCGCCAACCACGATTGCCCTGTCTCAATGTACCGCACCCTTGTCTGCATCTTTATACAGCCTTTTTTTCAGTGTCGCTCTTTTTTTTTTGCTGTACAGCAAAAAAAAAGAAGAGATCCCATAAAAAAGGGCGTCAAAAGGTTTGCTTGCGCTCGCGCCTTTTCGGTCTTCTTTGGCCCTGTCGTTGTGGCCCCCTTTTTTGGGGAGGGGGGGGAGTCCAACCCAGAGCACCCCACAAGCAGCGGCGCCCTCGTGGCAGCGGCGCCGCCCGCATATACCAGCGTGGAAAAAAGATATAAAAAGTAAGTATGTGGAAAAAAAGAGGAAATGAGGGGTGTTGGGATTGTCCAATGGCATTTTTCTTTCATTTGGCAGCGGGCAGGCGACAAAAAGGCGCAGCAAGGCAAGGTCCAAGCCCTTTTGGTTTGCCTATTTGTCGCCTGCGCCGACGGCTACCAAAGAAAAAAAAAGGGCGTCGCGTCCCAGAACCCAAAGCCCGGACCATCAAAGAAAGAAAAAAAAAGAAAGGAGATTATCGACCGCGTCAGCGCGCCTCTTCTTCTTCTTTTTTTTTGTTTGGGCACCTGCCGGCGTGCGCTTTGCACATTTTTCTTTTCTTTTTTTTCCTGAGCGACCCCCTGCCACTGGACCCCGTTAAAGAGAGAGAGAGAGAGGAGAGAGAGGAGACGAAAAATCGGAACAAAAAGACGCCGGTAGCCGACCGACAGGCAAGAGCACGAGGAAAACCCAAAAAAAAAGAAGGCAACAGACGGCCGAGCGCTATGGATCGACACGCGGCATGGACCGCAGCGCGCGGCCGTACAGCGCAGCGCGAGACCCGCCGCGCCGCATCCCCGTTCCCCTTGACACTGGACACGCTCTCGCTGCCATCACCATCTCCCCTGGGGTCGTCGTCATCGTCGTCGTCGCCGTCATCGTTGTCATCCACAACATCGCCGACGGCGGCACGCCGCCCCGTTGTCGTGTTTCGCAAATCCTTTCACGCCACATCGCCCGCCTCCTCTGACAAATCCACAAACCGCGCCGCTGGACCCGTGCTCGCTCCTCGGCATGCGGCACCAGAGACCGCACCAAGGTCTCAACTTTGTGCATCAGCAGCCGCACCCGGCCAGACTCGTGTGCCCACGGCCACGGCGCCGTCGCAATGCACGAAAGCACCCACGACAGAGACGACAGCCACCAAGACGACGACAGCGTACCGCGCCGCGGGCACGGAGCGCGTCAATCTGCCCTTGGCACAGCGCTACCAGCCCACCAAGGCCGAGTCCCTGCTGTGGGAGCCCGCGCGGCTAAAGACGTTTTCGCGCTGGATCAAGAGGCGCGCCACGGGCTACGAGGGCGCCGAGCGGGCCGCCATCCTCATGGGTCCGCCGGGATCGGGCAAGACGAGTGCGGCGCGCGTGCTCTTGCGCGCCGCGGGCTTTCAGGTGGTCGAGTTTGGACCCGGCTCGCTGACCACCGAGGCCTCGCTCGCCAAGCAGGTCCGGCGTGTCGTCAAGCGCCGGCCGCTTCCCGGCACGCGACCCGCAGCGGCCCTCATCGATGACTTTGACGGCCTGTGCGCGCTCGAACGCGATGCCGAGCCGCGCAAGCGTGGCGGCAGCAGCCACGACAACAATGCCAGAGACGACGACGACGACGGCGACGACACCAATGGAGGCAAGCGTGCGCGCGTGGGCAACCTCGTTGGACTCATTGCCGAGGCCAAGGCGACGTGGGGTCCTATCGTCGTGTGCTCCAACGATTCAGGCTCGACCGAGGTGCGACTTGTGCGCGACGTGTGTCTTCAGGTATGGGTCGACGCCGTCTCGCGCGCACGTCTCCTGCACCTGGCCAAAAAAGTGGCGGCGGCCGAGGGCCACGACCTCGATGATATTGATGCCGCACGCCTGGCCGACGCCGCCTGCGGCGATATTCGACGGCTCCTCAATGGCATGGATGTGCGGATGCGCGTGGGCCGCACATTGTCCAGGACATTGCCGACGTCATCGGGTGCATCGGACGTTCTTTTTCAACAACTTTGACGCTGCCGAGGCCTTGCTCGCCGGCAGCGTCCACGGGAAGGCGGTGGACTGCGTCGAAGCATCGGCAATCTACCGCACCGACCCGCTCCTTCGACGTGCCATGGTGCACCACAACTACATGCACGTCGTCATTGAAAACACGCTACCGGACCGCGATGCCGATGCCGTCGACCGTCTCGCCGCCATTGCCGACAACTTTTCCGCCGCCGACGGCATGGATTTCGGATCGGGAGCCACCGGTAGCGCCGGTCTCGGCGACCGACACAGCGACGGCGCCGCATCGTGGCGTGCCGGATCGGGAAGCGGCGGCGGGTGGACCTACGGAGCCAACCCGGCGACGGCCGTTCTCTGGGCATGCTCGACGCGCGCTCTGGTGGCACCGATGCGTCCCGGCACTATTGTGGTGCCGCGCGCAAATTTTGCAGCCCGTCGTCGAGCGACCGCACGGCCTATGCCGAGGGGCGGCTTCGGCGTCGCGCGGCCATCGCGGTCGCCCTGCCCACACAAGCCGTTGTCGGGTCGCGCGAGCCACTCCTCGCCGAGTTTGATCTCATGCGCGCAGCCTTTGCCGGCGCCGCGAGGAAAGCTACGTGACCCTCGATGTCAGGCAGCGTCGTGCCATCGTGAATCGCATGTTGTGGACGGGCGCGACGGCCGACGTCGTCGCCGGACTTTTGAACTGGCAGCGTATGCGTGCTGTTGTTGTCGTCGGCGACGACGACGATGAAAAGAGATGGCTCATGCCGCCGCCTCCTCTGCCGACTTTGCGACACACTGCGCCGCTCATTGCCGATGTGGCGGCGCACGCCCAGGTATGCACCGTCACAAAAAAGGGTGCCAACATGGCATTGGCAGTGTCGTCATCGACATCAACGACATCAACGACCATGGGGACATCTTTTCGCACAAAGGCGGCCGACGACCGTCCTCGCGTCATGCAGGGCGCAGCAACGCCGACGCGCAAGAGAAAGGGCTCGCCGACGGCGCCTCGGGTTTCTGACGGCAAGAGATACGCGCCATCGGGCGGGCCTCTTGCCCACTTGCCGCCGGCCCGCGCCAGTCCCGCACCGCCGTGGTCAGGACGATCACGCGGCAATGGCCGGGGTCGGGGCAGTGGCAATAGCAGCGGTGTTGGCTACCGCGCCCTATCCCGAGGACGTGGACGGAGCACCGCCAACCGCGGACGCTGGTGATCCGCTTGTCGTCTTTGTCTTTGCCATCCCATTGTTTCCACGCTCTCTCTTTTTTTACGATGTCCCCCGTCTGCGATATGTTGGTTTGCCGCGCCGTCTTTTTGGCCGCCCTTGCCGCCACCTTGTTTTTGCACCACACACACACACGCCAGACTGTGCCAGAGATATTTAAAAAATCATTTTTTTTGAAAAAAAAGAACGGAAAAAGAAAAGACGGTGAACCCCACGATTAGGTACACGAGCAGTGCTTGCGGATCGGTTAACCGTCGGCTAATCTACACCAAACTGTCCAATCGCAAATCATATACATCAAAAAATCACCCTAAAATCCCTGATTTTGGTCGTCGGTTAACCGATCCACGGGCGCTGCACACGGGGCTATCGGAAAGGGAAGACGAGGACGAGCCTTCTTTTTTTTCTCCTCTCTTTTCGCGCATGGGGTTTCTCCTTTTCCCTTTTTTTTTCAAAAAAAAACGGTTGGCGTCTCTGTGCGTGCTTTCGTCTCGCTTTGCGCCCTGCTCTTTCTGAGGGTGGGCCAAAGGGGGCCGGAGCGGAGGGAAGCCACGGAGGCGACCGTGCCCGCGGGCGGACCAGCCGCTTTTTTCCATTCCGCCCAGTTGGGAAAGGCGGTCCGCGCACGAGCGACACAACAACAACGATGGCCACGCTGAGGGATCGATTTGCCGCCGTGCGCGACAGTGCCAAGTCTCGCGCCGCCCCTGCCGGAGCGGCGCCGCGCGTGGCGCCTCTGGCATCGGGCGCGCCGGCACGGGGTCCCGCGCCGGCGCCCCAAGGCGAGATCTTTGAGGCTCTCTCGACGACCCTCCCGCCGGCGCCCGTCGAGCGCGGCCCGCCGGCGGCTGCATCGGGCGGTGGCGACCGCGCACACAACCGTGCCTCTTCCGAACCAGCGCTGTCTGCTACTACTACCGCCGCCGCCGCCGTTGCGTGCGGCCCTGAAGACGCACCACGGACCAAGGGCCGCAAGTCACGCAGGGACGACGACGACGGCGGCGGCAGTGCGTCAGCGGCCCCGGCCAAGCGCCCGCTGTTTGGCAAGCCCGCATTGATTATCATCGGCGTCGTGCTCCTCTTGGGTCTGATTGTGGGCGTGGCCGTCTTTAAGCGCGCCCTGTTGGCCCGGCTTAAAAAGCGTGGCGCGTCGGGCAACAAGGGAGCACAGGGCGGAGACGCTGACGACGACCAAGATGCCGGGTACGACGAAGAGGGACCGCAGGCGGCGGGCGGCAAGCGCAAGGGTGGCCTCGCCGGTGTGCTGGGTGGGCGCTTGGAGCCGACGCCGCTGCACCGGCAGCGACGGCGGCGGCGCGAGGGCGACCCGAGGCCAACGGCGCGCGGGTCCGGTCGTCCGTGCCCGCCATGGACCCTTATGGCGCCGACGCACGTCAGCCGCCGAGAGCGCAGGCACATGCGCCAGCGCCTCCAGCACAGTCGGTCGCGCAGGCCCCCGTTGTAGCCCAACACGCCCAAGTCTCTGCACAGCATCAGGTGCCTGTGGCCCCGCACCAGCGGCAACCGACCATGCCACCGCCGCCAGCACAGTATGCCGCACAGTCGTCACTGCCGCCGCAGCACCAGGCGCCACCTCCTCTGTTGCAACATACAAATCTTTCCATGTCTATGGCAGCAGCAGCAGCCGCCTCACGCCCCAACAAATCAACCGGCAGCCTTCGCCATCGATGGCGCGGGTCCGCCCCAGCAGCAATACCCGCCCTATGCGCCGCACGTGCAGGCACGCCTCGACGGTGTTCCGCACCCCAACATGCCCCCGCCCGGTCGCTCGCCTCCGGCAGCAGCAGCAGTCGCAGCGGCAGCAACACGAGGCTCACCCCATTCCTAAAGGACCCGTGCCCACGCGCCAGCGACACATGAGCCGTCCCTGCCCCCAGCACGCAAAAAGGGCCGGTGCAGCGCGCAAAGACCACCGCCCCTATCTTCGCAAAAAAACAGTCTCTAAAAAATAAAAAAAAAGACGGGAAAGAATTTGACGGCAACCGTTTTCGCTTTTATTTCTGTTTCTCTTTTTGTGTCGGTTTCTCTTTTTGTGTTGGTGCGGTTGATGGCGTGGCAATGCACGGCAGTGGCGGCAGCGCTGTGGCAGTACGGCGGCGATGCCGACAACAACAAAAAAGCGCACAGCCCATGGGGGTGGCGTGCAAAAAAAGCCATTGGCCATGGTCGAAATCCCATTGTTTTTTTGCGGAAAAAAACAGACAACAATGATTATAAAAAACAACAACAACAACAAAAAGGGCCGGTGGGGGTTTGGAAGGACAGGGCGCTCACAAAAAGGAGGAAAGAGGGCCCCCTCCTGAAAAAAAATTGTGGGGCCGCCGTGCTGGTTGTGCGCGCCCGCGCGTGCGCCACAAAGGCATATGCCGATAAAAAGAAAAACAAAAAGAAAGGACAAAAGGCTGCGTGCATGGGGGGTCGGCTTGCCGGCGAGGCGGGCGCGCACAGGCCTTTTTTCTCTTTGTCGCCGGCGCCGCACGGGCAGCCGCCATCGAAAAAGGTCGGGTGTCGTGGCAAAGGGGTAAAAGGGCGCCTGGGCACGCACCCGCTGCAGACGACGACGGCAACTGCACGCACAAGGAGGACAACAAGACTTTTTTTGTCTCTTAAAAAAAGAAACAAAAAAACCAAGGAACTGGCGAAAGAGGACCACGAGCAAAAAGACCGCACGCGCCGATTACGGCAACCGGGAAAAAAAAAGCAAGAGCAAAACAAGGGGAAGCACACAAGGCACGCCAGGCGACGAGAACATGGAGAGGCCAGACGCGTCGCACGAGGACAGGGGGCGAATTTTCGGGCGCCGCGGCCCGTGGAGCGACCCGCGCCCGCCGAGCGCCCGGTGCCGACCGCGCCCACGCACGACGCCAGGCCCGGCGCAACAGCGTCGACACGCCCGCGGGAACGCCAGACTGGCGCGACCGTACACCGACGCGTCGGCGCCGACGCGCACCACCACCACAGTGCAGCACGGCGCGTGTCGACGCCGGCTGCGCACGTGCACGTCCCGCGCGCGCCGAGCGCGGCATCGGTGACCGCCGCCGCGGCTGCCATTGACGAGAGCGTCAGTCACGGTGGCGCCGGTACGGGTGGTGGCGGCACGCACCCAGCACACGCCAACGGCGCGCCGCACGCCTACCCGCCCGCGTCGCCGCGCCTGTCGCCGTCGCAGCGCGGACCTGCGCGTCCGCCTCACTGGCGTGCGCCGATGGCCGTGCCCGATGCCGCGGCGACGTCGGCCGAGGACGAGGGCGAGCAGATGTGTGTGCGCGCGCTCGAAGAGGCCCAGGCGCGTATCGTCGCTGAGCGCGAGGAGATTGCGCGGATCGAGGTCCTGCTGGCCGACATCAACGAGATGCGCGCCGGCGACGGACCCGACGCCGAGGCCTTTGACGACGAGGACGTGCGCGAGGTCGAGGCCGAGATCGCCGCGCGTCAGCAGGTGCTCAAGGCCATGGAGGTGGACCTGGCGGCGCGCATCGACAAGTACGAGACCGAGGTGAGCGTGGTGGCCAACGCCATCCGCAAGCGCGCCAGCGTGCTCAAGACGGCCGAGCACCGCACGCGCGTGCTCAGCGAGAACCCGCGCCTCATGACCTTTTTCGCCCACAAGCAGCGGGACCTGATCGAGATACGCAAGAACCTCTACGACGCGCTGGCCCAGGACCCGCCGAGCGCGCCGTCTCCGTGACCGCTCTTTTGGCGGCCTTTGGTCCTTCTTTTTTTTCCCACCTTGCCTTTTTGGCCCTTGTCTGTTTGCTCTTTCTTTTTTTTCCCCATTATTGCGGGATCGCGAAAACAAAGAAAAAAAAGAGGCAAAAAGAGACACACACGCGCAAGGAAAAAAAAAGAGGCAGGCTGTCCCAAAAGGCGAGCAAAAAAAAGCACTGCGGCGCCAGAGGGCGGTTAGGTTAGTCGAGGGCGTGCGCGCACGTAAGCAAGGGAGGCGGCGCAAAAGGCGCAGACACGCGGCAACACCAACTTGAGGGTGAGGAAGGGCGGGCGCGCGACCGCCTCGGTCATCGCGGGAGGCCGCGAAAGCAGGCCCGACCAACGGAAACCAGAGAGCCTGCCCGCTGTCGCCGCCGTCCGCTCTTTTCGTCCCTCCCCCCTTACCCTCTGCGCCGTCGCCACCCCTCCTCCTGCTCACCGCTGTCGCCGCGATGAACGTCAAGACCCTTCTCAATGTGTCGCCGCCCCACCGCTGGATGGACGGCCGGTCGGCGGCCTCGGCCATCGAGGTGCTCATCATCGGCGTCGTGCTGGCCATCGCCGCCATCCTCCTCCAGGCCCTGCTCGTCATGATCTTTTGGAATCTGTCGCTGCCGCACATCTTCCCGCTCGTGCCGTGTCTCACCTACGGCCAGGCGCTCTGGCTCTCGCTCCTCGTCACGGTGTTGTTCTAGAGAAAGTCCTCTGCCCGTGCCGTGCGCGCCCCGTGCGCCAATAAACCAGACACGCATTGTGCTCGCTGACTTGCAACAAAAACCAGAAACTCCCACCAAAAAAACCAAAAGAAGAGCCGCCTTCCCGTCAAAAGGGTGCCGTCCCGTTGGAGGATCACCACAGCCCCGCACCACCAGGTGGCAGGAAAGAGACGGAAAAAGGCATTGTGATAAAAGAGACGGGAAAAAATAGATTGAAAAAAGTTGCACTCTCTTTTTTTTACATTTGGGTTTTCCTTTTTTCTTTCTTTTTACATTTGGGTCGTTCTTACTTTTTTTTGGTTTTGGTTGCGGTTTGCGGGATCGCGACACGGTCGACGTGCGTGTCCGTGTCGTGGCTCGCCGGCCCATAAGGCGCAATTGTCGAGCGATCGCATGACACGTGGGGCGGCGGTCTAAAAGGAGGGCAATCGCTCGACGGCCGCGCAAAACGACCACGCAAAACGACCACGTAGCGTCGTGCAGCCGTCGCTACGACAGACGATTGCAAGCACACCATTTTGCCGCACTGACGACGCCACAGAGCCACTGCCGGTGCTGGAAGAAAAACCCAAAAAGAGAAAAAAGGCCGGGAGCCACACGACAGACGACGCCCATTGCTGTCTCTGTCGCCGTTGGTATCGCCATCGTCGGTTCTTTCTTTTTTCTTTTTATCAGGATAGTGCTGGCCTCACCCTTTTTTTTGTTTCAGTGCCGTCTTTTATTTGTTTTTTTGGCCTCCTCTGTGCGTTGGTCCTCTTGCCGATGAAGCGCAAGTCGGCGCTCTTGGCGCGGTTTGCCGCCGCCGCCACGCCTTCCAAGCGTCTCTGCGTGGCGCGCACGCCTCTTGTCTATGCGCCCACCGAGGCGCCGCCTCTGCAACCGCCATCGCAACAACAACCACTTACATAACAGCAAAACCCGGCCACAGCCGTCGACGCCTCCCGAGCCACGCCGGCGCGGCAACCCAAGGCCAAACCCTCAACCACAGGTTCCATGACGACGTCTGGTGCTGTCATTGCCCCTTCACCGGCGGCGGCGACGGCACCCAAAGTGTGCCTGGTGCGCCCGCCCGTGGTGCCGGGCGCCGCGCCCCTGCCCGACGGCCCGCGCGCCGATGCCGCCGAGCGCGGCTTTTATGCCGCATGGGGCTTGGCGCCGCGACGCCGTGATCGCGATGACAACAACAACAATGGTGTCAAGCGCCAACCTCTGCATCGGCGCAATCCTGGACCCAACCCGATCAGCGTGAGCCTGGCTGTCCTGCGCGACCTCAATCCCGACGAGTACGTCGTCGCCGAAAAGACCGACGGGGTGCGCTACGCGCTGCTGTTGTGCGGCGACGAGGCCGGCCGCCCGATGGCCGTCATGATCGACCGCGCCGGTCGCAAGTTTGAGGTGGCCGTGAGGGCGGCGGCGCGCTTCTTTGGCGGCACGGGCACCCTGCTCGACGGCGAACTGGCCTGGGAGCGCGGCGCGCCACAAACAGTGGCGGGTGCGGCGCAGCCGCGGCCCCTCACCGTCGACCACCTGGTGGGCGTCTCCAATGACAACGACAACAGTGACAATGACAACACACCAGCGCACGGGCACCCCGTGCATCAAGACAGGGCCGACGGCACGATCCCGGTAGCCACTGCCGACAAGGGGACAGCAGCGACTGCGGCGCCCGACACCTTGGTCTACTGGGCCTTTGACGCCGTGTGCGTGGCGGGCGTCTCGCAGCGTGACGCCGACTATGAGACGCGCATCGAACTCGTGCAGCGCCTGTTGCAGGGCCGCGACGCCGACGAACTCATCGAAGCGGCGCCGGGCGCCAACGCGCACGGCCTCGACTTTCGCCCCAAGCCGTGCGTCGCCGCGCGCCTCGTCGACTCGGTGTGGAGCGGCGACGCGCCGCGCCTGCGTCACGGCAGCGATGGGCTCGTGCTCACGCCGCTGCGTGACCCCATCCGCACGGGCACCCACTGGCGCCAGTTCAAGTGGAAGTACAAGCACACGTTTGACCTCCAACTGCGGGGCAAGCGCCGGGACGACGGCACCTGGCTCTGGGGACTCTACTATCTCGAGGCCGACTGGACCGTGCCCACAGCCGACGCGCTCGCACGGGTCGCCCGTCCGCCGTCCGCCGTCGGTGAATCGTCTGCGACTCTGTCGGCATCGCCGACTGGCGAGGCAGCGACCGCGTCCACGCAGACCGACGGCGGCACGCCCGTGGCGCGGTACCTCAATGCGTGCAACGGCATCACCTACCGGCGGTCGGATGTGGCGCGCGCCTCGCTCGACAGGGCCTTGGCTGCCGCACAGCGCGGGCGATCGCGTGCCGGCGCAGCGGTGACGACGCCGCCCACGAGTGCGACAACAGCGACACCCACGACCGCGGCGACGGGAGACGACGCCGAGTGCCTGGTTGTGTTTGTGCTACAAAAGGACGCCGCGCTCGACGCACTCGTGGAGCGCGTGCTGGACGCGCGACCCGATGCCCGACGCATAAAGTGCGTGGTTGAGTGCGAGGGCGCTTTTGTGGCGCCGCCCGCCGGCTGGATGCCGCCCATACACGCGCCGCCGGGCGGCGTGCGCCTCTTGCGCTGCGCCATCGAGCGCCTGCGCACCGACAAGACCGACCCCAACGTGCGCTACACGGTGCGCCAGACAATCCTCAACATTGACGAGAGCATCACCTATGCGACGGTGCGCGCCGCGCTCTGCCGGCCGCGTGGTCCGCTGCTCTGATCCACGGCACGCTCTTGTGCCTCGTCTGCCTTTTTTTGTGTCGCTTGGCCTTTTTTTTGTCTTTTGGTTTTGTAGCGTCCCCTCCTGTGGGCCTGCACTGTCCCGAGTACCGCGCGGCGCCCGTCTGATAAAAAATCATCTTTCTGTTCCAAAAGAAAAAAGACTGTAGAAAAGGCACTGCTTTTTCCCTCTTGGTGGTGGCAGTTCCGACAAAAATAGGGCCTTGGCAAAAAAAGAGAAAAAAATGCCAAAAAAACTCGAAACACACAACAGAAAAAAAATATGCAAAAGAGAACCACGGCTAAAGGTTATGCATGCATAAATTGGCGCAGCGGGCGCACGCCGTGCGCGTCGTCGGCACCCGTCGACACGGCCCGCCATGTCGTCGGGCGCGTCGCGTGTGTCGCCGCCTGCCTAGGGAAAGTATAGGCCGCGGTCGTCCTCGCTCTCTTTTTTTCCACCTTTCTGCCAGAGAGCGCTGCCGCCGAGCGACCGCGACAGACACTGCCGCCGAGCGACACCGCCAAAAAAGGACGTGCATAAAGAGTAAAGAAAATGTCGCTTCAATCGCAACCCAGGAGGCGCCGCGCCGTCGCCGCCAGCAACGCCAATGCCAACGATGACGACGACAATGGCCCTGATTACTACGACGACAACGACAATGATGGCGCTGTCTACAACAATGGTGATGTCGACAACAACAATGGCAACGCCAATGCCAATGCCATGGGCCTCGCTGCGCTGCTGCCGGCACCGATGCGCGGCCGACCGGTGGCCGAGGATCGTGCGCAAGGCCGCGGCCCGTACGAACTCGACTCGCCGGCCGAGTTAGACAACCTCATGTCGACCGCCGACAACGCCGTCGTCTACTTTTACAAGCCCGAGTGCCCCTACTGCAAGCAGTTTGCGCCCGTCTATGCCGACCTGGCCGCCGACGTGCACCGCACCAACCGCGGCTCGCCCGCGGCGTCGATCCTGGGCATGGCGCCCGTGCCCATCGTCATGGCCAAGATCGACGGCGCGCGCCACCGCGAGGGCATCAACGCCCTGCGCGACGGCTTCCTCGGACCCAAGTACGGCCGCGGCTACCCGACGCTACTCTTTAAGCGCGGCGCCGACAAGGTGGGCGTCACGTGGGACTCGTCCAAGCCGCGCGAGCGCGAGGCCATCGCCGACCTCATGGCCAACTTTTACGGCGACCCGACCCTCGCGCCGATGGACCCCGCGCGCCTGGCCCAGACCATGCGCAACCCCGACCCCGAGTTTATCTACTTTGGCAGCGACAACATTGAACTGGTGCCGCGGTTCGTGCGCGCCATCGATCCGTCCTACGTGGATATCGAAGACGCCCTCGCCACGCTCGGGCTGCTCTTTGCCGTCGACGCGCCGCTGGCGGCCCGCGGCGCCTTTTACCCGGCCAACCGCGCCGATCGCGCCGATATTGCCTTGCCCTCCATCGTGGTCATCGGGGAAGGCGGCGTCGGCACCAACAACAACGACGATGGCAGCAATGTGACGACCTATGCCAACCGTGACGCGCACCGATGGGCAGCGGCCGCCCTCGCCGACCAGTTGGGCATCGCGCCCCCGACGGCAAACCAGGCCGTCGGACCGGCCCTCGCCGAATGGGGTGGCCTCGCCAATGCACCGCCGTCGTCTGCCGCCGAGGCGCCGCGTCGGACGCGCACGCGCACTCCCAGGGCCAACGCCGACCAGGTGTTTGGCGGGCGCTGTGGCCAGCGCCCCGGCCTCGCGCCGCAGGGTCACCTTTGCCAGATAACTGCGCGCCGTGTGCCGTCTGCTTTTTTGAACTTTTATTGTCCTTTTTTTCTTTTGCCGCAATGATCTTTTCACATTGTCCTGTCCCGCCCCCCCCAGACTGCTCTTTTACGGTTCAATATCCTTGCGTCGCTCCATTGTAGGGCCTCGGCGGGCCATGTCGCCACCACAATCAAAAAAAAAGCCACCGCCATGTCGATGGAAAAAAAAACAAAAGATGTGACCTCTCAAATCGACCTCGCGGACCGACTTTTTTTTGCGCGAATGGGGTAGGGGAACATCGTCTGTCCCTAAAAGACGCGCAAAAAAAGGCGCCAAAAGGCACAAACGATCTCTTTCTTTTGCGTCTTGTGTTTTTTGTGCCCCTTTGTGTCCTCTTTCGGTTTTTTCGTCGCGGCGCGCCAAAAGGCTCTGTCTTTTTCGGTCGCCCGTCTAGAATTGCTTTTGCACCCGGCGCCCACCACCGACGACGCCGCCTTTTGAGCCGCACAACAGCATCGCAAGAGGAAACTTGGAAAAAAAAAGACCAAAGAATCTTTTCTTTTTCCATCAGCGGTCAACTTCTATGTGCTACTCGCAGTCCGTGTCGGCGGCGCTGGCGCTCGGCGGCTGGGCCGTCGTCGTGTGGCTGGTCGCCGTCGGGAGGCGATCCGGCAGCGCCTCAAGGGTGCCGCCGCTCGTCTACCCATACGCCTTTTACGCACTCATGGAGACCCTCCAAACACTCCAATATGGCGTGCTTGATGAGTGTGGTCAGCCGGCCAACTATGCGCTCACGCTCGTCGCCCATGTGCTCGTTGCCGTGCAGCCGTGCATGTGGAACCTGTACCGACTGGCGCGCGCACGTCGCGCCGCCGCCAAAGCCACGCGGGCCGTCGACCTCGCAGAGACCGCACGCCAGCGCGATGCCGCCGCCGTGTTTGCCGCCGCCGCGGCCATGTCGGCCGTGTTGGGCCGTCTTTTTCACCATCCGGCTCTTGCCGCCCAACCCGGTACGCGGGCGCTCCCGCCGACGGCCACCTTTACCGCCTTTCGCCAAGACGAGATCATGGTCGGACCCGAGGTGTGCACCCTCGGCGGACCCACCCACCTCTTTTGGGTGCTGCCCTATGCCGCGCGCAACGGCTGGAGGCCAACTTTTTCGCCTACCTCTTGCTGTGGTTCTACCCGGCCCTGTACGAACCGCGGGGCCGCATCAAGTTGGCCTACTGGATGGCGCAGGTGGTGTTTGTCAACTTTACGGCCGGCTCCATCCACGAACTGCCGACGGTGTGGTGCGCCCTCTCGGTGCCCATCCTCTTGCTGATCCTCTTTCTCGACCGCGGCGACCTCGGCCGCGGCCGACCCGTCCGGTCGCAGCCCTCGGTGCGTGCGTCCTGATTCTCCCAAAGAAAAAAAGGCCCAAGAGGTCTTTTTTTCCCCTTTTTTACGCTCCGTGTCGCGTGCGTCGCACAACCACAAGGCGGCATGCCCGAATAAAGGACCAACCCGATGGAAAAAAAAGTATTTTTTCTTTTGATTCAATTGGAGCCCTAGACTGCCGGGGCTGACAGGATGTTTCCAATGCGGCAGTTGATGAGGTGCAATAGTCGTAACCCGTGGAGCCGACACAGAGTTGATAGGAACCAGAAAAACATAAATGGGGTCATGCGGTCTTGTTGCCCTCGCGGTCCTCCCTCGATCCCACCATCGCCGGACCTGCGCCCAAAAGAAAGAAAAAAAAGCAGCCATCTGGCGCAAAGACTGTTTTCTTTTTTTTTTTTGCCAACCACACGCGGCTGGTGGACGCCAAGAATAGGAAAAAAAGGGGTCACCCGTCGATGGTGCCCGCAAACAAAAGGTCATCGCGCACAAAGGCCAACACCCGATGCGAGGTGTCTTGCTCGGTTGACGTGGCAGCAGAATCGCCGCCGCCGGTACGCTTGCGAGGAGGGCGCACAAAGACGTCGACACGGTGACACGATGGGTGGGGCACTCGACGAAAAGCCGTGCCTCGGCTCCCCTGCCGGTGCCAGTCAATGTCGGCACGCGTCACGATGCTAGGAAAGACGATGCTTCCGCACACGAGTTCAAAGAGGACGGCGTCCGATGGTCCCAATCCCCACCCCGGCCCAACATAGTCGCTGCTGGCACCATGCCCGTGATCCTCTCCAGATCCCATTCGTAGAGACCGCGGCAGGGTGACTCGTCGGGGTCGTCGTGGTAGCCGTCGTCGTCGTCAATGCAAAGCGACTTGTAAGTACCGGCCACTAGACAGGCCCAATGCCAGGCGACGATGCGTAGGGCACCCTGGTCGGTCACGCGCCTGAGCCACCCGCGCGGGCAGGGGCCGCCGCACCAATAGTCCTGGAGAGTGCGGCGTGAGGCCCTGTGTACGCGTGTGCGCCTCGGGCAGCCACAACACGACACCCATCGAGGCGTCGAGTCGTCTGTTGTTGGGTCGTCGGCGCCGGCTCTTTCTCTCTTCCCGTTGCCGCCGTGGGCGAAAAGTCGGCAAACTTTGCGACGCCTCCGAAAGAGCGTCGACGCCACCCGCACCGGCGACGCCGACCACCGCGGACGGCGCGGCCAAAGGCAAGTAGGCCTGAAGTCGCGCGTCGACCACCGCAAAGGGAACCGTGGCACGCAGGCACAGATCGAATAGAGGGCGCAGCCTGTGTTCAGTCGGGTGGGACCGCTCAAAGGCACCAAAGAGGCGCGACACGGGCAGGTCGTCCAAAAGCCGACACAAGACAGGGTCCATTTTTTGTTGTTGTCGTTTTTTCTTGTATCGATCTCCACGTGTTTCTCTTTTGGTTTTTCCACTTCCTATTTTACTCCCTTTTGCCCACTGAAATTCTGCCCGTTGTGTTGGTAGACGGATCCGCTGTACATGTTTGTACGCGCGAGGCCAGTCTAGCCCCTTGCCTTGTTCTTTCGGTCGCCGCGTGTGTGCGTCTGTATGACGCATTGATGTCTCTTTTTTTTGCCATTGGTCTCTTCAAAAGGGCAATGAGAAAAACCAAACAAAAAAAAGAAGAGAGAAAAGGTGGCCGCGTCCACGACACCGGCCCCGAAAGACACGGGCCTGGCGACGGCACCTCACCCACTGAGAGCAACCGCCATGAAAGAACCGAGATCAAATAAAAACAAAAGGTGGATGGCCGCGATGACTGACTCTTTTTGGTTGTCTCTACTCTTTTGTGATTTTTTATTGTGTGAACAGTAATGTCTCTTGTGTGCACATACGAGTGCTATGTGGCACATCTTGTTGGTATGGGGTTGTTGGCTGTTGCGGCCGTCAGTCGTCTGTGGCAGGAGGGCGCTAACCGGCGCCACTGCCACGCAGGTGGTCATGTAAAAACGCCCCACCGCCCAATGGATAGGCCACTTTGCGGCCGTCTCTCAGGCGTATCCAGGCGCCAGAGCGCCTGTATTCGCGCAGACGGGCAGCAGTCGCATCGCCAAAGTCGATCGTCGGCATGTCGTCTGTGTGCGTCCAAGTCTGCTGCCGCCCTTGGGTTGAGGTCGCATCGCTCCTGTCGTCAACTGATCTGTTGGGTTTGGCGACGATCGCCTGGCGCTGCGGTTGCGCCTCTTCCATGCCAACAGACAAAAATAGGGTCAATCCTTGTCTGTGTGTCGTCACCTCTGTGGCGGCGCCGGAGAAAAAAAAAGGCGCCGGCGGTGGCAATGTCGGTGGCTTGCGTTGCTCTATCATGGCGCCTTTTTTCCTTTGATTTTTCTTTTCTCTTTTTTTTTACGTAAACCTCTTGTTTTTTCTTCTCCAGGCGCCCATTCGATGGGCAGCGAGAGCCTCTTTTCTTTTCTTTGTGTTTTTGCGCACGCCAACATTTTTTTTGTTCTTCTCAAGACAGGCGGACCTGCTCGCTGCGCCGTCGCTCGCGACGGCGAGCGCCTTGGAAAAAAAAAGTGTGCAAACAAGGGGCCGGCAGACAAGGGGAGATGGGGTCGGTCGCCTTTCTTTGCAATCGGCCTCAATGGGGGAAAACATAAAATGAAGGGGGAAAAAAAGAGGACAAAAGATGCTACCACAGAGCAATCTCACCGGCAAATTGTCGGTCGCCGTCGACCAGGGCAACCACCGAGATGGGGTGGCGATGATGATGATCACCACCGCCGCAAACTTTGCCGTCATCATCATCGTCGTTACAGCAATCACCGCCATCGACACTGCCGCCTCTGTGTGGCGGCGCACGCGCGTTGGCGGCACCAAGACTACTATGGCGCAAATAGACGGCGACCACCGAATAAGCGGGGTGGGCCACGCGATCGCATCCATCGACTGTGGCGCGTATGGCATCCACCTCGGATCGCGGGACCATGGACGACGACAGGGCGTCGCCCAGGACAATGTCAAACACGACGGCGTCGGGCTCGCTCATGTCCGGCCCCATATAGTCCCACTCGGCCTCGTGGCCCGCCACGTGGAACCAGTCGCGCTCGTAGAGGCCACGACACGGCACGAGTTCGCCCTCGGCCAGCGGCCTGTGCCTTGCGGCCACGACCGACGCCCAGTGCCAGGCGACGATGCGCATGGCGTCGCGCGTGGGCACGCGCCGGAGCCAACCGCGCGCGCACGGCCCGCCGCACCAGTAGCGTCGGCGTCGTACCGCGGCGCGGCATCGGTGGCCAGACGACGCAGGCAGCCGCAACACGAGACCCACCAAAAGGCGTGCGATGGACCGTCCCGACTTTTTCCCTGGCCACCATTGCCGGCGACGATCCGCTTGTCGCCGGAAGCGCCGCCATCGCCATTGACCTCCGCCTCAAAAGACGCCAGCCCGTGTGACCGCGCAGACGCATAGATGGTGGTCTCTATGCCGCATGGGAGGCGACTTTGCACGAGCGCGTCGACGGCGGCAAAGGGAACAAGGGCACGCAGGCAGAGCGCAAACAGGCTGCGCACGACGCCGACGGCGGGACGCTCAAAGGCAGCGGCCACGCGCGACAGCGGCAGGTCGGCCAGGAGCGACTCTATATCGAGCGGGGCGACGCCGGCGGCTGTTGCCCGGTTGCGTCGGTTTGTGCATGCCATGGCCGCAACCCCAACGGAGACAGAAAAAAAAGAGGAAAAAAGGGAGACCACGCAAAGGCCCGGTCGAGCGGGAGGTGGGCGCTCGAAAGCCGAAAAGGTCGGGGTGGGTCGTTCTTTTTTTGGCGCGAGGCCGCGCATGTTGTGGGTTCCCGAGATTGTGCCGGGGTGTGCGCGCACACATGCAATACGGACCCGTGCACGATCAGCCAATAAAGAGTCTCATCGGCATCGCCGACACGGCCCGCCAACACAGGGAGCCGCCTGTTTGGCGTCAATGGTCATGAGTTCTCTCTTGTCGCCGCCTTTTGTGCGAGGTCGGCCAGACTCTTCTTTTTTTTTCCCATCGCCATTGTTGCCTCTTTTTCGGTGACCACTGTTTTTCTCTTTTGCTGAAAGTGATGCTGTAACACGCACGCATGTCTTTTTTCAAAAAAAAGTTGGCTTTTAACAAAAAAAGAAAGTCGTCGTGGGTGTGCACCGCCGCCCGTGACCGACCAAAGAAAAAAATAGATTTGTCATTGTCTTTGCCTTGCAAAAAAAGGGGGAAATGCGGGTTGTCCGGCGTGCTCTTGGTCAACGTGGGCGGCGATCCTTTTCTGTCTCTTTGGGGCAGACTAACTAAAGACCTCGACGATAAAGTCGGGATCGCCGCGCACCCACGCCACGGCACTCCAGTCCTGAACCGCACAAAAGGCAACGTCCTCTTGAAGATAGGTCTCGCGGTCCACATGGTAGCGCACGCGCAGAGCGTCGCCACAAGGGTGGGCCACGGTGGTGCTGTCGGGTATCAAGGTGGCATCGTCGGGTGGCCTGTGGGACCAAACGACCCAAAACACGGGTCCCGAGAGTATGCGAAGCAGACGCGTGTCGGGCGTGCACGAGCCGTGAGCAGTCCGGCCCGTGACCACATCCCACGACCACTGGTAGAGGCCGATACGATATCTGTTGCCCGTTGCACAGGTCCAGGCTTCACACGGAGCGTGCATGATGCGCTGTTCGACAAGATCAACCCAGTGCCACACGAGGATGCGCATGGCCGCCTTGTTGTCGATGCGCGCCAGACGCGGCCGTGGACAGTCGGCGGGGTGATTGCATTCACCGGTGGCGCATGCGCAGCACGATACCCACCACGGCCCGTCGCACCCATGGCCACCGCCGTCGTTGTCATAGTCGTCATTGCAATGACCTCGACCGGGCACTGATTCCAGGGACCGCGCCAAAAGGTCACGCGGTGGTGTGACGGCGGCGTCGAGATTGCCAGCGAGCATCGGCAGGCGCGATTGAAGGGCAGCATCAACAACGGCAAAGGGGATCACCATGCGCACACATAGGGAAAACAGATCCGGCACTCGGGCAGCCTTTGCGGCAGTGCTGTCGCCCGTCGATCGCCGCCGAATCTCCTTGTCGTCTTCTTCAAAGGCGGCAAAGAGCCGGTCCATAGGCACATGGTCCACGAGCCACCGGGCGCCGTCACGGTGCGCGCCCCATGCGTCGTCGGGCAGCGACGCCCGCCAGTCAAACCAATGGCCGTCCATGGTTGTTCCCTTTTTTCTTTTTTTTTTAACAACAAACCTGCAGTGGTCGTCCTTTTTTTTGTCGCCTGTGGGCGGGATGCGGTAAATCGGTCGGAACAGCCGATATTGGACGCCACCATGGCAATTTGTGGGGCCAACGCTGCCGGCCCAATCTCTGGCCAAATAGGCGCCACGACGAGCAGAGACGCCAAGAGTGCGGGCATCTGCAATTGGAGGAACAAGACCCGAGGGCGCCCGTTGGACGCCGCCGGCATAGGGCGCGACGGGGCAAAAGAAAAAGAGAGGCCGGCAGTGCGGGCGCCTATTGTTTTTGGGAAAGGGCTTTATTTGTTTACTCTTCTTGTCCGCCACTGCTGCATATTGTGCATCACATTTTTTTCACAAGGACCAACATGCAGGCGGCGACGACGACCCGTGAAACATTAGAGGCACACGGCAGTGTGGACATGGAAGAGGTGTCTGGCCAGACAGGCGATCTTGTACCGACGACGATGACGACGACAGCGGCAGCGCCTCTGCCACCAACTTTATTTTCAGTTGTAGTGGCCATGACCGCATCGCGCGCCATCGGCCAACAGGGCCAACTGCCGTGGGGCCGGCTGCCCAAGGAGATGGCCGCCTTTCGCGACCTCACGCGCACAACCGTCGACCCGACAAAGACCAACGCGCTGATCATGGGCCGCGTCACCTTTGACTCGCTGCCGCGGCGTCGCCCGCTCCCTGGGCGTCTCCACGTGGTGCTCACCCGCCGCCCGCCGGGCACCGATGTCTACCCCGACGGCGTACTGACGGCGCCCGGCCTCGACGAGGCCCTCGCCCTGGTGGGCCACGCTGAAAAGGTCTTTGTCATTGGCGGCGCCCAGGTGTACAAGGATGCCATTGCCCATCCCGCCTGTGCCGGCGTGTGGCTCACCCAAATCGCCAGTCCCGACTATCCCGACGCCGACGCCTTTTTCCCAGCATTGTCGGATGAGGCATATGGCCCCGTCGAGACGCTCGACGAGTCCCAGTGCGAGTGCGGCGTCACCTACCAGCGCCTCTATCGCGCTCGGCTCCCGGCTGCTGCCGCCGACCCCTAGGCCCCACTAGGCCGTTTTCTTTCTTTCCCTTTTTCTTTTTCCTTTGCCAAGCCTTTCCTCCATTGTTTTCTTTTTGATGCTGGCCCAAAAAATAAAAAGAACAATTTGCGACAGTGTCGGCGACACAAAGGCACGCCTTTCCTTGCCCCCTGTGCGTATTGTGCGCGCGGTCCACGCCCCCCCCCCCCAACGTATGGACGTGGGAGACCGGCCTTTGTGTGCTGTCGCCCTCAGCACACGCGCCTCCGGCTGCCCCTTTGTTTTTCTGTTGAGACAAAAAAATCAAAAATAAAAAAAAGAGGAAAAGAGAATAGGTCGGTATTGGCGCCCCGTGAGCGAGTGCCCTATGAAAGAAACTAGACTCGGCCGGTCGTGGCGTCTTGCCGGCGCGAGGCGCAATGTTGCGTACCTCGCGGGCGCCCTTCTTTCGTGCCCCACGCCGGGTCAGGCCTCGATCTTTTTTTTCTTAAAAAAAAGACTGCAGGACTGGCAATGACAAATAATTCCAATTGGTTCACCTGTGGGGGACAGCAAACCGAATAGACTGGGGGAGTGCTCTACCGTCGTTGTCACGCGACCAAGAGACGGTCTCTCAAGGAGCACAGCCGTGACCGTGCAGCATAATCAAGGGTGACTCTCTCTCTCTTTTGTTCTTTCTTTTTTTTCGTATCCCCCCCTGGTCACCGCCTTTTGCATGAGGATGGCAACAAAGGAGGCCCTGCAGGCTGTCGGCAGCGACTGCGCAAAAGGCCATGACATTAATGGCCACGAGCAGACTAGTGGCGGCACATCGTCCGACGGCGACTGTCTCTTGCTCAAACTGCCGGAAGAACTCTTGCTGATGGTATTTGCTGCCCGCAATGATCCCGAGGTGCCGGCCCGGATGGCGCCCGTGGCCCGCCGCCTGCACGCCCTCTCCCGCGACGACGCCCTATGGCGACGCATGTACGAACGACGCCACGGGTCGCCCGTGCACCGCCACTTTGCCGACTATGGCAAGGACTGGCGCTGGCTCTACCGAGCGCGCTCGCAGCGCGGCACCGCCAACTCAACCGGACCCGGCTGCGTGGCCATGAAGAAGCACACCAAGAAACATTTTTACTGCGGCGACCTGGAACGGGGCGTGCCTCATGGCTACGGCCTCAATGTGCACATCAAAGCACAGGTCATTGTCAAAGGCATTGATCCGCGCAATGCTTTTGTGCAGCCGTCCCGTTCACGCATCGAGGGCCTGTGGGCCAATGGCCAACCCCACGGCCGCATGATCGAAACCCTTACCAACGGCGATTGCTACGAGGGCGAATGTGCAGACGGACTGCGGCATGGTCAGGGCACCTACACGCGCCCCGGCAATTTTACGTATCAGGGTGCATATGTAAACGGCTACCGCAAGGGCTGGGGCGTGCTGCGCTGCGCGAGCGGTCACCGCTATGAGGGTCAATGGGCGCGCGGAGGGTGGAACGGCCAAGGGACACGGGTCCTGCCCGACGGCCGGTCCCACCAGGGGCACTGGCAGATGAGCACGCCCCATGGGCGGGGTGTCCACGCGTGGCCCAATGGCCAACGCGTCGAGGGCACCTGGGACGGCGGAAGCCACCCGTGCGGTCAGGCCGTGTTGATCACGGCCGATGGCCGTCGCTTTTTCGACGACGCCGACGAGGTATTTTGCGTCGGCGGCGTGGCGGTCCCGGATGGCGTCGATTTTGGTGGTCGGATCAAGTGCATGCGCGAGGGACCCACCGACGATCCCATGCATCCCGTGACCTTTGACGCCCTTTACCTTGACGGGTCGCGCCTGTTTGTTGGGTGCCCCACGGCAGACCATGACCGCACCTGTCGCGTGCTTGCTCATTCATCCGTGTGCATGCTTGCCGACCACCCCATCGAGCAGGACAGCAACGACGCTGCGGTCGGCACGTGCATGGCATGTCTTTTGGTATCACGTGCACGAGGTCAGACCGATGCTTGGTACGACCTCGACAATTAGGCTGCCGCTGCAGTGGCCCTTGGTCAGCGACAACCAGCGTGCGCGATCCGTCCTCACTCGGCACCAAAAGAGGCCCCAACCGCCAGCGCAAAAACAACCACAAGGGCGACAGAGGTACACTGACGACAACCTAGCAGCATAAACACAAAAGAAAAATAAAATATCAAACAAAAAAAAGTCAAAAGGTCATGGGGTAGGCGTTGTTATTGTTGCATAGGGCGATCAACAGGGGTAGCGACATTGCGCACACGGGCACGACGCCGATGATCCGTTGAGAAGCGAATGGGCGAGGAGGCCTGCAAGGCAGACTTGGTCGTCGGCGTTGGCGAGTATCCATGCCACCGGTTCCAGTTCGACCTCGACACCAGCCAGTGCGTTGATGGCCTCGCTGAGCGGGTCTTGGATGTCGCCAAAAGACGTGTACAAAAAGGCAATAATCTTTTCGTCCGACCGACAAAAGGCCTCGCGCAGCGCGGCGCTGGTACACCGCGCGCCGCGGTTGACGACAGAGGCAATAGCGTCCATTTTTCCACTGGCCACGGCGGCACCGAGCGCGTCCCACTGGTCGTAGGGGGCAATGCCGTGTTCGTGGAGCATGTTGCCGATCGTATAGTGGCCGCGCCGGAGCGCGGCCCGTGCGGCGCCCACGTCGAGTGTTTTCAAGACGTCGGATCTCTGTAATAGCCACTGTATTGTGCGTGTCCGACCATTGATGGCCGCCGCCTGTCCGATCGCCACGGACGGCCACGCGGCAACGGGGCGTGACCGCCCAACCATAAGCCCGTAGGCGTTGCCCCTATCATGTGTGCCTGCAGCCCATTCGAGCACCTCAACATGACCCGCGTGGGCGGCGCATACAAGAGCGCGCAGTGGACACACTTGCACGCCAAGGCCGTGCACGAGAGCCAGTACGTCAACATGTCCATGCTCGGCGGCCTTGACAAGGGCGTCGGCGAGGCATTCGTCGACCTCTGGCCACCGGGCAACGTCGAGGACGTCGACGAGCCAGCGCGAGACTGCCATCTTGCCCTGGCGAATGGACTTGTAAACCGAACGGTGGCACGGATGGGAAAAGTGGGGCGCGGCGTCGCATTCCGCCTGGTGCATCCACGCCACAAGGTCAACGCGGTCGTCCTGGACGGCGGCGTCATAGGCGGCATGCGGGCAACAGCAGGGTGCGTGGGCACGAAACCGGCCTCTGGCTTGACCACTGCTGCCACCATTGCCGCGGCGACGACGGCGACGACAGAGATAGTCAAAGGTGGCGGTGCCGGGTGCGCTTGTGGCCTCGACAGAGAGACAATCGAGGAGGGCGGCGTCGAGGTCCCTATTTGCGGAAAGCGCGCAGGCGTCGAGGAGCAGGTCGAGCACGTCGACGTGCCCGCGGTGCGCCGATTCGCACAGGGCCTCGACCAGCGGACCCGCGTGCTGGCGCGAGTAGGCATTGACGCCCCATCGCCTGTGGATTCGCTCATAGGACGCGGGTTCGCGCTTGCGCTTGCGCTTGCCCCCCACGTCAACGCTGTCGGGGTCTTCTTCATACGCGTCGAGCGGGCGACACCTGTGCATGGCGGGCAGGCCTGCGTGCTCTAGCACCCACTCGACGACATCGCGACGACCCCCACAAGCCGCGGCTTCAACATGTTTTGGCAGGACCCGTTTGTGGTGGCGAGAGCCAATGTATTGTATGGCGTCGAGCGGCGCACCCACCTCCATGAAGCGCTCGATCGTCGTCGAGGGACAGAGCGAGGCGGCGGCGCGCGACAAGGGTTCGACGGCCAAGAGCGACGAGGCGGCGACGCACGCCACGCGGTCCCGTAGCGACGACACATGGCCCAGAATGAGCGCAATGATCTCGGGCGGCATGTCGGTGAGGCCCGCCATGCTCAGATGGGCAGCGGAATCCTGTTTTTTAAAAGAGCGAGCGCGTGCGTCACGCAAAAGAATGGGACGCGGCCGCACAAGCGCACCCAAAGACCATTTTTGGCGACCCTTCTTTTTTTTGTGGCCAATACTCTTTTTTTCCTTTGGGACGAAAACTTTTTTTTGCGCACGGCGGCGACCGTCAATTTCCTGTGTCGGCAGTGGTCGGGCGTCGAGCATGCCGCCAGGCCGTCCCAGCGCGAGTCCGGCAAGTCCTCCCAAAGGCTGGAGCCCCTTGCTCGCTCAAGGAGATGCGCGTGGGGATTGGGCCGCGTAGCCGAGACCATCAAATAAAAAGCAGATGCGCACACACAAAAGACAATCTCTCTTTTTCTAGATAGGGTCGTTGGTCCTTTTTTTCTCCCACGCCGCCGGTGGGGCGGTCCACTGTGTTGCTCTAGTTTGTGTGTGTATGTGTGCATGCCCTCCCTGTAACAAAAAATCGTCGCCCAAAGCCGACAAAAAAGGTTTGCCGTCCCGACGGGCCGCCACAAGAGCAAAAGAATCGGCTGGCGTCGCTTTTCTCAATTCCCCGTTTTTTCAGTGGGCATTTCTCTTGTCGGCAGTTTGAGAAAAAGGGTCTGGAAAAAATGCAAGGTCTATAATGGTTTGCGCTTTTGCCTTTTTTGTCGTGTGTGAAATTCTGTCGACTCTAGCCTATGGCAAAAAAGACCAAAGAGCGGCAACCAATCCTTTCGCCTCGTCGAGTATCAATAAATATAGAGAAAGAAAGAAAGGACCAACAACGAACAACAACAACACCATTACAAACTCCACCAAGGACCAACAAGAGGATCACGTGCGGTAACATGTCTGGATTCAACCTCGACATCGACTGTGGTTACGGGTGCAAGATCGGGTTTGCCACGGCGAGTTGCGTCGCGTGGAGTCTTGGGACTGCCCAGGTCACCTACCCCGTCACCGGACCCATCACGCTGGGATTTGCCGTCTACGAGACAGTCACGAGGCCCTTTCGCCAAAAAAGGTCTCACGACGACACCTTGTGGTCCTCCTGGCGGCCCTTTGCCATGGCGACGGTCACCCTGGTGCCCGTCCTCGGCGGCATCGCCGCGAGCAAGATGATCGACTAGCGGCCGGCGCACGACCATTTCTTTTTTTTTCCCCTGTTTCCTCTTACGCCCTCTGTATTTTCATTGTCCATAAACACCGTTGCCTTTTCTTTGTGGCGCAAAAAAAAAAGATCGACAATGGGAGTCCTTTGGCAGCGCCGTCTCGTGCCAAAACCCTGACGGCAAAATAGGGCGTCTTTGTTGTGCGACGACGAGGCATTGGACCTTGTCGGCCATCGCTCCAAATTTCCCTTGTTCAGGTCTCTTTTTTTGGGGTTTTTGTGCGCCCAAAAGTGTCGCGCCAAAAATGTGTGTGTAAGTGTGTCTGCCTTTTCCATCGATTTAAAAAAAAAGCAAAAAGTCCCAAATCCACCGAGAGGACGGCAGACTGGGCCGGGCAGAGAGCAAGGACACCAAGGCGGCCGCACTTTTTGTCGAGCGGACCTACAAGATCGGCCAAAGAGCATGGGCACTTTTTTGTGCCGCTTTTTTTCGCATAAAATATAAAAATACGTCATTGGCCGCTGGCGGCTGCCAATGCGCTGGGTTCCATGCAAGGGATGCGCCCGATGAGATGTGCGTGCAGACATAATCAGGGCCACGCCTTTTTGTCTGGCATCACCCGCCGGGCCGACCTATTTGCCGCCATCGAAAAATAAAGCCTATCCGAAATGTCTCTTGAATTAACAGGCCTCGACCGCACAAACCCCAAAGGTTGCGACAAAAAAGATGAAGATGATGACGACGAAAAGGGCAGACCTGCCGCCGACAGGATCGCGCCGCCTCTAGTTGCTGATGCCCATAGAAACAATGGTGCAGACGACTGCCTCTTGCTTGCGCTGCCCGACGAACTCTTGCTGGCCATACTGGGCGTCTTGAGTGATGCCGAGGTGCCGGCCCGAGCGGCGCCCGTGACCCGCCGCCTTGAGGTGTTGAGCCGCGACGACCTCTTGTGGCAGAGTCTGTATATGCATCGCTATGGACCGCCGATGCACGAACACCTGGTCGAGTTTGGCAAGGACTGGCGCTGGCTGTATCGGGCGCGCTCTCGGCGTGCCGGCGGCGGCTCGGTCGGACCCGGCTGCCTGGCCATGGCGGATAGGGGCTCCTTTTACTGTGGCGACCTAGACAATGGCAAGCCGCATGGCTATGGCCTGCGCGTGTATGCCAAGTGTCTCATCGGCGTAAGAGGCATTGACCCACGGGACGCCTTTGCGCTGCCCAAGGACGCTGTCGAATCACGCACCGAAGGTCAATGGGCACGCGGCAAAAAGCACGGCCGCGTAATCGACTCTGCCCTTGGCGACCGGCACGATGGCCTGTACGCCAAGGGGCGGCGCCAAGGCCCAGGCACACATATATGGCCCTCTGGATCCACCTACCGAGGCGCGTACGCACGCGGCGAGCGTTCGGGATGGGGCGTGATGGACCACGCAGACGGGCGCCGCTACGAGGGCCATTGGGCGCACGGACAAAGAAACGGCGAGGGTACCATGACCCTGCGCAATGGTCGGTCCCACCGCAGCCACTGGGTCAACGGCAAACCTCATGGATGGGGCGTCCACACGTGGCCCAACGGTCATCGCGTCGAGGCCACGTGGGATTACGGCACACCCCGCGGCGAAGGCGCGCTGGTCACGGCCGACGGCCGCGTGTTTTTCGACGATGCTCAAGAACTCTTTTGCGTCGGCGGGGCCATGATTCCTGCCGGCATTTTGTCGGACTCTGCCGACGATTGGGGCGGGCGCCTCAAGCGCACGCGCACCGCGCCGCGTGAGGATGCCGCGCACCGTAGAACCGTGGACACGCTCTACGTCGACGGCTCGCGCCTGTTTGTCTTTTGGCTCGTAGACGGGCGTTCCTGTCGTGTGGTCGGCCACTCGTCTGCGTGCATCACCACCGCAGGATGCTCGACTACAATGGTAGACGATGGCGCCGCGGTCGGCACGTGCATGGCGTGCCTCTTGGCCGCCTACATGCGAGAACCTTGTCAGGCGCATTGGTACCTCCCTGTCTGATTTCCCCCTGTCTCGCGTCCTCACACGCGGCCGGCATGCTAGGAAAACACAAACCAAAAGAAAAAAAAGAAAAAACACACAGACGTAAAAAAGAATCTGGCCGCGCCTGTTTTTTCCCTTCCCCCCCCAATTTTTTTGGTTTGTCCTGTTGGCATTGCCGTTGCTGTCTAGACTTGTCGTCGTCGTCATTGTTGTTGTCGTGTGCGTGGGTTTTGTTTTTTGTAGTTTCTATTTTTCTTTGTCGCTGTTGGTGGCCAGGTGGGCGGGCGATGTGCTCTCATGGGCGGTAGCCATCACCATCGTCGTCATCGCTGGTGCTCGGCGGGTCAGTGTCGTCGAGGTCGCTCCAAAACCAGGCCCGGCCGCGGTCCACGGAAAAGGCCGCCACGCACCGCGAGAGGCACGCGGCGCCCATGACCATGCACTGCTGGTCGTCGCGCTCGGGTGCCTCCAACGGCGAGATGAGTAATTGGAGGCGACCGCCGTCATCGTCCCCGGCGCCACCGTCGTCGACGGCGCGCGGCCGATGCCACAGGGTGTAGGCCCACGGCGGCACGTCGAGACGCACGCGCCCGCCGCCGTCGATGCGCTCGGGGTCGCGGTAGAGTACGACGGCCAAATGCGGGAGGCGGGCGACGGCCCTCGCCAGGCGCGCCGTCCGCGCTCCACCGACGCGCCGCCGCGAAAAAGACCAGACGCGCTGGCGATCCGTTCGACGATGGCGTCATAGAGTTCGCGCGGCACACACAGGCCGGGTACCTCGGCGTGCACGATGGCCGGCAGCGGGTCCAAAAAGTCGAATCGCACACGGCCCACGCGAATGCCGGCGGCGGCCAGCGCCACGACGCCCTTTCGTCGCCTGGCGCGTGCACCAGCGCGCACGAGACGGCACCGTCGGGCGGGCGGGGGGGGGGCTTCGGCGGCGGCCCCCAGCGCCAGCCACGAGACCTCGCGCCGTCGATGTCGACGGCGGCGGCGCCGGTGCGCTGTTGGCTGGCCCGGTTGGCGCTCGCGCTCGCGTGAGTCTGACTCGCGCGCCCCGCCCGACGGGGTTGTCGCTCTCGTGTCGCCAGACAGATGGCGTGTGCGCCACACCGACGGTCGCGGGTGGTCGAGGCGCAGAGCAAACAAGTCGATGGGCAGCCGGAGGTGGGCAAAGAGCGACCGTCGGTCGGGTCCACCCAAGAGACCCACGCGACTGGCGAACCGTCCGCGGCCCACGTAAAAGTCAAACCGACGGGCGCGGATGGCAGCCGTGGCGCCATCGCCCGCCGGATCCTCCACGGGAATGACCACGTCAGAGCAGTAGAGTTGCGCGCGCTTGGCCGGCAGCGAGCACACGAGATCGGCAGCGGGCACGCGCAACCGCGCCTCGCGCAGGTCGTGCGTCGATACGGTGAGCGTGCGCCGCGTCGTGCTCACTGCCACCCACACGGCCTGGCCGGCGATGCACACGGGCAGTTGCCACGTGCGCTTGCGTCGCGCCAGTGGCACCACGAGGCCGTCGGCATTGAATAGGGGAGGCGGTGGTGGTGGCGATTCTCGGGGGCGCGCGTTGCCGTGCCTGCGGTCGCCATCGTCTACCGGGGGCGGCGCCATGACGGGTGTCTTGCGCGGCGGGCTTGGTTTGACGACCGGCGGCGGCATGGCGGTGCCGTTGGAGGAGACGTCACGTGGGAGTGCATGCCGCGGCGGTTGCACCGCGGGCAGCGACGCCTCGATCGATCGTCGCCCCGAGTGCCGCGATCCTCTCGACGTCCGACCGCGCAACGGAAGTGCGCGCAGCGCCCGCGGCGCCGGCGGGCCGACGGGCGACGGCCGGGCAAACTCGGCCGCAGCCACAATCGGGTCGTGCAGCCAACGGTTGTCGACGGGCGCGAGACCGTTAGTGGGCACGAGTGCGGCGTCGCGTCTGGGGTCGTCGCCGTTGCGATCACCGTCATCGTCATCATGGTTGTTGTGGTCGCCATAGGCGTCGCCATAAACATCAGTCTCGATGCGCCCGCGGTCCCTGTTGTTTCCATCGCCGTAATAGTCATAGTCGTGGTCAAAGAGGCCCGGCGGCGGCAGGGCCGACGCGTCGGCGAGGCGCGACGGTATGCCACTGAATACCATGGTCGATGATGACGAGGGCGTCGACGGCAAGAGGATGTCGGTCTTGGATGAGTCGTCCTCGTCCGCTTGCGTGCCGGCATCGTTCTTGATATAACGGTCGTCATAGTCGTGCGTCCCATAGATGGCATCACCGACGACGTCATAGGCCTGCTGTGTATATGCGTGGCCGCCAAATGGCGTGTCGCACAGGGCATCGCTGGTCGTGACATCATGACGGCCGCGTGTGGCGTCGGTGCTTGTGGTGGTCGTGGTCGTGCCGCCGCCGGCTCTACCGTGGGCGCCGCGGTAGGTCGCAGGCACCTCGTCAAGTGCCCAGATGTTGGCGGGCGCGCCGGGATCGCTCTCGCGACGTGCACGTTGGCGCCACGGGTCTGGATTATACGCACATGCACATGTCCATGTCCATTGCCACCGTGTCGCTTTTAGTAAGTCTGCTCGAATTCCATGAAAAAATACAAAAAAAATACAAAAAAACAGAGAAATCGTACCTCGATCGGGAGCGCTCGTCGTGTCGGACCGCATCGGCGTGGCGCTGGCCGGAAAAGGACGAGTATGCAGAAACACAGAAAGCCGGCGAGAACCTGTGTGTCTCGACGCCACACCAGCCCAAGCCGCTCTTTAGGTTTTGTCTCCTTTTTTTTCCTCCTTTTGTTTTCAAGTTTTTTCCCAATTGTTTTCCTTTGTCGAGGGCGCTTTTAATTTTGTGGGCAGTGGCCTCGGCCCGTGTGCGGTCGACCGCCTTTTTTTTGTGGGCGCGCACGTCGCAACCCTCGCGACACGGGCGCTCTTTTTTTTTTTAAATGAGGCGGCGTCGCCTTTGGCGCGCTAGCCCGCTTGTGCCTTGAGCGTGTGCGCATGTGGGCACGCGATGCCCACAACTTTTTTTTTTTTTTTTTCGAGGAGGCCCCTTCTTTTTGTATTGTCGCGCCTGGTTGCCGTCGGCCCCATTGTCGCCCCCATTTGTTTCCTTTTTTTTTCCGCATGTGCAAGCGCCCTCGATTCTCGCTGCGCTGCCCCTCGTGCACTGTATTTGCGCTGCCCTTTCATTTTCTTTTTTTTTTTGCCACATAATCCTTGATGGCGAACAAAGAGTGGAGCCTGCGCAGTTGCGCGTCATGCCGCCCTGATGACGCCCGACTTGCGGTTCCACCGCTCGGTCTTGGGTTGGCGATCGGCGCCGAGTCGCTCACAACTTTTGTCCAGAGCGACTTTTATCGTCTATGCGCCGATAAAGATGGCACAAAGTCTTGACGGCGCCAACCGGAAAAAAACCCCAAAGGAACAAGTTTGGACAAAAAACAACTGTTTTTTTCTGCGACAGCAAAAACAAAAAAATAGGGGAAAAAAAAAAGAAAAAAGATTGGGAAAATGGCAGCGCCCGCAGATTAGATGGCGTCGGGCGGCGCGCTCGCGCCGTCTTGCGTCGCCGTCGCCTCTAGGGCTGCAGTCGCCTCGGCCGCATCTGGCGCAACAGGCTCAGGGGTCGATCCATCCGTCGACGGCGGCGGTGCCAACGGCGGGTCAGAAAGAGTCGGCGTCGGCAGGGCGGGGCGGCCCATGCGCGCGAGGTAGGGTCCCGCAACGGCAGGGTCGAAAAACAGGGTCTCCTCGACGACGACCTTGGCCTTGGCGGGGGCGTCGCGGTGCCTCTCGCGGGCGACGTCGTCGTGCTGAAAGAGCGCCTCTAGTGCCAAGAGCGTGCGGCGCTCATGTGGGCACTGGCCCACGGCGCCCATGTCGAGCAGGCGGTGGTCGGCCTGTGCTGGATCAGTGACAGTGGTTGGGCCGGCAGCGGGCGTTGCCGCTGTGGGAGCAGAGGACGTCGTTGCCGCCTTGGCGGGCGTGTGCATGACATGGCGATCTATGTAGCGCCAAAGGCGACGGCGGTCGACGAGGAGAAAACCCTCGGCGCCTTCAAAGGCCACGAGGTCGACGTGCGACCCGGTGAGCCAGCCGGGGCCGTCGGGGTGCGGCCCGGCGGTCTGCACCCAGAGCGACTCGTATTGCACGGGCGTGTCGGGCGGATCTCGGGGGTCCAGACGCCGCGCCGGCTCGACCCTCACCCAGTAGGCCTCCTTGTCATAGTGACCACGCGCAATGTAGAGATGCACGTGCTGGTAAAAGGCCATCTGGGGCGGCTGCACGACGACGCGCCACCCGCGGAGGGCAAACATGTGGGCCAGAAGGGCCGTGCAGGCAATCTCGCGTGCCGTGTGCGGGTGACAGGCAGCGCGTGCCGCGTCGCCCATGGGCAGGTCAAGGTCGACCAGTGGCATGCGACGCGCGGCGCCGGCCGCGTCCGTCTCGGATGGGTCCGTCGCCACGGGGCGCGTCACATGCCAACGGTCGGTGACGGCCTCGATCCATGCATTGGCAGTCGCCGCAACCGTCGCCTGCTTGTCGGCGGCCATTGTCAAGAGAGACGGCGCAGCGCTGTCGGCAGTGCCGGCGGCCGAGGCCTCGCGCGCCAGCACAACGAGGCGCTCGACGGTACGTCCGCCCGACGCGTGCAAGAGATCGTGCGCCAGGTGCTCGCGGTAATGCGGTGCGCGTGGATCCCGTGCCGGCGCAGCACGGGCCTTGCCGTGCTCGTCGTGCCACAGCCAAAAGTCGCAGCCGCCCGACTGGTTGCGCTGCGGGCACGCATAGTAGCGTCGGCCGGCATTGGCCCCGCTCCGAGTCACGGCGGTCTTGGGCTCTCGGGTCCCGCCGTTGCACTTGCAAAAGATGCCCTCGATGGCCGTCTCGTGGCCTGGTCGCGCCTGCGTGTCGCCGCGCGCATAGGATGATGACGACGGGGAGGACGAATACAAAGAAGACGACGCGGCCGACAGAGGCACATAGGGTGTGATCACTGGTGGCGGGAGGCTAGACTTGGCGGCGGCGGCGCCCGTAAAGAGGACAGGCGGGCGCTGCACCATCGGTGGTTGCTGCGAGGCCGGCATAGGGTTTGGTACCAACGACGGACGGTGACCACGCGAGGAGCCGCCACGTTGGTACGAATCGTCGGACTCGTCTGAACCGGCCATTGGCGGACGCACGCGCGGCACCGTCGATATGCCAAAGAGACACGGAGGCGGCAGAGGTTGCGCCGGCCGTGACGTCGCGGGCGGGACCGCAGCCCTAACCGTGGACGGCACCGATGATCCCATTGAGAGTGGCGCAGTGGTGCGCATAGACGTGGCGGTCGCGTGATGAACCGCCGGGGTCGATCTCGGTACAATCACAGGCGCGTGTTGTGATTGTTGTTGTTGCGCACGCGACGCGACCAAAGGCGCGGGCTGCGCGGTGCCGCGCGCGACAATCGACGAGGTCTCCTGCACCGCGGCGAGCCAAAAGGCGGCATCATCGTCATTGGCAGAAGCAGACACGGGCGACATAGGGCCATCGACGCGCTGGCGCTTGGGTTCGGGCAAGGGTGCCGCCGTCGGCCGCTGGTGCGGTTGGTGCGGCTGCATGATCGACCTTTTTTCGGATTCTTTTCGAGTTCTTGGGTGTGGGTCTGGTCTTGATCTGGCCGTTGGTGTCTAGGGCGCGGCCCCGTGTGTGCAAATACGTCAACGGAAAAAAAAGACGGCAGGCACAACAAGGGTCTTGTGGGGTTGTGCTGTCCTCTTGGCTTGTCTCTTTTTCTTGTTCCCTCTTTGTGGCGCGATCGACCCCCCCCCCACGGGCTTTGGTCAGGCGCGCACGCGAGGGCGCAAACTCGCCCGCGGGAGGGGGAAGGGGGAGAAACGGTCGCCGACAAGTGACCGTTTTGTCATCGCCAACGCTTTTTAAAATCTTTATTCTGATTGGTTTGTTTTTTTACATGGTCAGCGATTGGCTCAAGTGGATTTGTTTTTTTGTAAGCACGACGACAGGCATGAAAAACCGGTGCATGCGGCGACCGAGAGACGGCCAGCCCCAATTTTGTTTCTGCATCTGTCCACATTTGTGTCGGCCTCGATTCTGTGGTTCCGCCACCGTGCGGAAAAAAGATCCAACAACGAAAAAAAAATAAAAAGGCGAAAAATGAATAAAAATAAAAAGGCTTGTTGGGGCCGCCACCGTTGATTGCCCCAACTGTGCCGGTCCTTGTTGGCCCAACTATTGTCTGTGACAAAAAAAAAAGAACGACGAGGGCACCGGTCAAAAGGGATCAAAAAAAAGGGACAACAAAAGCAAGAAGAACAGGGAAAAATATTATTTTGGCTCGCAAAAAAACACACAAAGGCCGCTCTAGGCGCCCTGGATCTGCTGGATGCGCTCCAGGCCATAGGCAATCTCGCGGATGGTGTGGACCACGAGACGGTGCGGCGTGACGCCCGAGACACGTGCGCCTTGGCCGTCCATGCGCGCGCGGATGGCCTGGAGCGCCTCAAGGTAGGCGGCCGAGGCCGCCGCGGGACTATCGGCCTCGGCGGCCAGGCGACGCATGCCCTCGGTAATGATCTCGTCGGCGCTCGTGCGCCCATTGAGGGCGTCGAGCGGCGTCGGAGCCGCGAGCGGCTCGCGCGATGCGCTGTCGCTCACGGCCAAAAACTGCTCGGCGAGCACGAGCGCGTCGATAATCTCCTTGACCATGAGCGGGTCGAGCATGTGCGCGTCAAGGAGCGCGTGGCCGCGCGCATGTTCGTTCCACATGTCGACCTCACGCTGGCCGCCCACATTGTTCGCCAGCGCGTCGACAAAGTAGTCCACCTCCATGAGATTGTCCAGGAGGAAGGACTCGTAGACCCCGCCGACGTACTGACCGGCGCGCACCGTATCGAGGATGCGGTTCTTGAGGAGGCCCGTCTGGGCGATCAATTGCGACAGCAGCGGCACGCTGAGGTCGCCCACGGCCAGCGGGCCGTCGATGTAGGCGCTCCACGCAGTCTCTAGGTTGCGTGCCTCCTGTTTAAAGGCGCCGGCCTCGGGCGCGTGGTCGCCCTCGCCGCCGCTGCCGCTGATGCCACTCATCGGAATCGGCGTGTCGAGGAGCCACATGCCGAGAAAGTGCATGTGGTCCCTCATGATGTCGGACCAGAACTCGACGAGCGCCAGGGCGTCGGCCGGATCGACGAGCACCTGCACCTCAAACGGCACCGCGTCCTGGGCGAACCGGGCGCCGGGCGTGAGCGTCGACATACCCGACAGCGTGACGTCGATGGCCGGCAGGCGCGTCTCGCCCTCGGGCAGGCCCAGTTGGGCATTGGTAAAGATCTCGTCTTGGGGTTGCACCAAGGCTGCCTCGGCAGAGGCGCTGGCTGCCGCCACCTGACCTCCCACCAAGTCCTGGTCTCTGTTGTCGCTGTAGACGCCGCCGCCGCTATAGGCGTTGTCGCCATCATACTCGTTGTCGCTGGCGTCAAGCCCTCGGGCCATGCGGTCAGAGGCACGCCAGCGACGTCGTACACATTGACTTGGCCGGCGTCGTAAAGGCTCATGGTGGTTCTGGCGTCCCTTTTTTACTCTTAATCAGCCCCTTTTCATTGTGCGGCCGGCTCAGCGAGTGGCCGACGCCTGTGCGCGTTGGTCGTCCCTTGTCACCTGGCCCACTCTTTTTTTCCCCTTTCAACCCTCTTTTCCCCACGCGGATCGGCGCATCGGATTCGCATGCACGCAAAAATAATCAGACAATGCACACGAATAAAAGGAAATCCACTATACAGAGGGGACCTGTGCGCGCCGTGTCCAGATGATACCCAAAAGGATATTGCGACCGATCGACCAAAAAACAACAAAAAAAAAGACAACCGACACAAGGCAAGATAAAAGAGAGAAAAGAGAGCGGGCGCGCAGTCACACACAACCCTAGTCGGGCAGATGATCAAGATAACCCGAGCGCTTGACGTGCGCCCAGTCGTCGTGGTCGACAACGGGGTCTCTGTCGTCGCTCGCATCACTGTCGACGGTCGGTACCGGCGTCCATGGACCGTTTAGACTTGTTGGGTCATGCAAGAGACGACCGATGAGCGCCTCGACATCGGTCGCCAGCGCATCGGTCAACAGTCGTGCGAGATACGCGTCGCCACCGCGGCGCCCAGACGAAGCGGCAGCCGCAGCCTTGGCGACGGCGCGCACAAACAGCCCCTGTGGCATGCCGGTGCACAAACGGCGCACGCGCGCGAGGGCGAGGCCAAGAGCGACTGCGTGGCCGGTCGCCGCGGCACGCTGCGCCACCTTGCGCGCCATGGGGGCCGTCTTGACGAGAGCGACAAAGGTGCGCGTGGGTCCGTGCGCAAGGAGGGCATCGATGGCGCGGCGATTCGGGATGACACCAGGTGGGCCTGTGCGAGCGCGTCAGCGCCTTCAGGGCCTCGGCGCGTCGCATGCGCACCGCCATCCAGTAGGCGAGCGCCACGCACCAGGCACGCGCCATGCGCTGGACCCCGTCCAGGGCTGCTGGCTCGCGTGGGCCAGGCGTCAGGTAGCGTCGGTGACTAGACACGAGGCGCACGCCCTCTATCCACCCATACCGCACGGCCTCGCACAGTGGATCGACTTGTCCATCGTCGACGGGGTCGCCATGGTTGAGTGCCAGGGCGGCCTCGGGCGCACGGTAGCCGTCGGCATCGAGCACGATGCGCAGCATGGCTGCATCACGACGGCGAACGGCACAGACGGCGGCACGTGCCGGCAGGTCGCCATAGTCGTCGCGGTCACCAAAGGCGTGTGAGGCGACAAAGGCCAGCAATGACCGCAGGAGCAGCGGCCGCCGGTGCGCAATGGCCGCGTCCAGACACACCTCGGTGACGCCGACACCCGACGAGATGGTTGGCACCACCGAGTTTTGGTACGTGTGGACGGGAGCCGCAGCCAAAAGCAAGAGCGGTACGGCATCGCTGGTGCGGGCCGCGAGGCACGCCGCCTCGACGTCGCGCGTGGTGATCCGTGGCCCATGCGCGCTGCCGCCACCGACAACAACTGTCGAGACTGCGAGGAGGCGACACGCAATCGGCACACTCTCGTGGCCAAAGAGCGAGCATGAAGGTTGGGTCCACCGCGACAGAGGGCCACGACGACGCGGCGGTCGCCGATCAGGCGCGCGACGGTTGCCCCGTCGGCGCGTCGGCACGCCTCGTAGAGCGCCCGATTGCCGCCGCACGACGGATCGTGGCCGGGAAGCGTGTCAAAGAGGCGACGTGCGGTCTTGGACACCGCACGCCATGCGGCGGCAGCGGCCGGATCGTCGACGGCGGCAAACACGTGCGACCACAGTTCGGGCGGGAGGCGCGCCTCCAAGGGCAGTGCTGTGTTGTCGGGTGTGTGGCCGTGCCGAGCACGCTTGGCTGGACGAGCCCGCTCATCCCCTCTGTCGCCCATCCAGCGCAAAAAAAGACAGTTTTCAGAGAAAAAGTTTGAAAAATAGGGTGAAAAGTCCGGTCTGCGCGGCAGCGGCACGACCATGCGCAGCCCAACAAGATGTCGGTGGACGCGCAAACAAGCCGCGGCTGCAACAAACAAGAAACCGAGAGCGGGACAGTTGTTGTGATTTTTGCCCACATTTTCCCTTTGTTCGCACGCCCCGCTGCCCTGGTTTTTTTCGGGCCGGGAAAGCGCCAGGCGCATTTTTTTTGCGTCCTCTCCCCTTTTTGCGGACGCAGGCGGTGGCCTTGCTCTCACAAAAAAAGACACTGCCTGGTGGGTCCTTTGTCGCCGCCGATCTTGGGTCGGTGTGCGCTTTTTTTTAATTTTTTTATTTTTTTTCCGAAAGAAAAAATGGCATCGGCATTCGTGGGCGTGGGTCTTTGCTTTCGTTGGTGGCCGCACGGCAAAGGACACGCGTCGAGAGCGAAAAAAAAAGAAGCGCGCGCCCACAAAGGGAAAGCGCGCGACACGACGCAGGACAAAGGCAAAGCACGCCAGGCACCGCAAAGAACCAGCCAGCCGAGGGGGTGTGTACGCGCACGAGCGAGGCGAGTAGAAAAAAAGGACGGCGAGCAAAGAATCAAAGGAGACAAACAAGTCGGGTTTGTTAAAAAAAAAGGGAAAATACTCTGGGACAGCACAATGCAGACGACAGGAGCACCTACACAGCGCGCTGCCACCGACGGCCACCCACCCCGCGCCAATGCCGGCATTCGGTATCCAGCGGCAGCCACGGCGCCTGATGATGCTGCCGTGATGACGACACCGCCAGCGCGCACGCCGAGGCGTTCGCGTCCATGGGCACTCATCAACCACACGCGCCGCCAGCACGTCGACATTGGGCCCGACGGCGTGCACTTTGAGCGCGACCCGATCCGCTACATGCGCACGGTGCTCTCCCTGGCCTGGTCGGCCAGCGACGACATGGTCATGCTCCCCACACGGCACATGCTGCCGGCGGGCCACACGCCCGAGGCCTACACCGAGGCCCTCGTGTGGCCGGTGCCTTCGGACGACGCCGCCTCTTCGTCGTCCTCGTCAGAGTCCTCTTCGCAGTCTGGCTCAAATTCGGACTCGGATTGGGATGACGACGACGCCTACAGCAGCGACTATGACAGCGGCAGTTTTGACAGCGACGACGACGATGGCGACGACCAACAACAACCACCCCAAGAGAAAGCGAAACAGGCCGGCGACGGGGCCAAGGACGCCGCTGTGGGCGCCTCGGCAGCGGCCGCGCCCCGCCGCAATCGGTGACCCGCCTCCAAGACATCCTTTCCTTTGTCCAGTCTGGCGGCTGGCCGCCATTGTCCTGGTCCCGTCACGACGACACATTTGGAACCAAGACACTCGATCATTCAACCGATCGACCAACGGGACAGACAAATGGACGGGACAAAAAAAGAAAAAGTGCACAAAAATGCATAGAAAGAAAAAAAGAGAGAAAAAAGCGCTGCTCCTTTTTCGTGAGTTTACATCTTTTTCTTGGGGTTTGTGTTTTTTTGCACCAAAACCGGTCCGCCTTTGTCTCTGGGTTTTTGGTCGTGCCGGCGGCCTCTGCTCTGTTGACGGAGCCGTTGTTTGTCGGCCACACGAGGGAGGACCGTGGGCGCCGACGGCGGCTCGACGTGTGCCCGCCTGTCGAGCGCTCGGTCGGCGGGCCACACAAAGGGAGGCGCCCCTGTCGTAAGGAGTGTACGCCGCCACCTCTCCCCCCCCCACACCCCACCTACCATCACCCGTCTGCTGCGCGTCGCAACAGTTGCTCCATCATCGTCTGCCGCACCCACCCGCAAGAGAGCCCGACCGCCGCGATCCGTCGCGCCCCCATAGAAACACAAAGGCCCCCGCTCTCGCCCTCCCCCCTCCGAGTTTTCCACTCCCACGCACACACAGACACCGCCATGTCGTCGTCCTTTGTGTCTCCCTTTGCCTTTTGCCAGCAGCAGTCGTCGTCGTGCCAGCAACAGTGCTGCGGGTCGGCGTGCCCGCTGATCTCGTGCCCGCTCGCCGAGCCCGTCGTCCTCCAGTGCCCGACCACCCTGCCCACGGGCACCATCCTGCCGGCGGGCACCACCCTGCCCGAGGGCACCATCCTCGAAGCCGGCACCGTGCTCCCGGTGCCGATCCCCGTCGATGAGGCCATCACACTGCCCACCGCCGTGACCCTCACGTCGCCTGTGACCCTGAACGCTGGCAGCGTCATCGGCGGCGGTGCCACCCTGGGCGCGGCCGTCACCGTCGCCGAGGAGGTGCCCGTGGCGACGCCCACCCTGATTACCGCCGGCAGCGTGCTCACCTCGGGCACCCTCCTCGGCTCGGGCACCGTGTCGCCTGGCAACGCGACCCTTGTCTTTGACACTGTCCTGACGACGGCCGTGACCCTGCCCGCCGGCACCGTGATCCCCGGCGGCCTCACCATCCCGGCCGGTCCCGTGACCTCGCCCATCACCCTGAGCACCAACACCGTGGTCAATGCGCCCATCACGCTGGCGGCGGGATCGGTCATCGGACCCGGCACCATCCTGTCGGCTCCCGTGGCCCTGTCGGCCGACCTCACCCTCACCGGCGCGTTCACCATCACGCAGCCTCTGACCCTGCCCGCCGGCACCACGCTGCCCGCCGGCTTCCTGTTCCCGGCCGGCCTGCCCCTCCCGGCGGCCGTCACCCTAACCGCTGGCCTCACGCTGACGGCGGCCGCCACTCTGGGCGGTCCCCTCACCCTGCCCGCCGGCACCGTGCTCACGGCGCCGATCACGACCTTTGCTGCCATCGGCCCCACGACCGCCGCCTTCACCACGACCGGTCCGGCCACCTTTGCCGCCGGCACCACGTTCCCGATCGGCACCACGTTCCCCACGGCCGTCGTCATCGACGGCGTTCCTTTCCCCGCCGGCGTGCCGTTGGCCGCCGCCGTCGGCCCCACTACCACGCCCACCACCGTGCCCGCGGGCACGTTGCTGCCGATCGGCACCACCATCGGTGCCGGCAGCACTCTCGGCGCTGGATTCACCCTGCCCGTGGCTGTCACTCTGCCGGCGGGCACCGTCCTCCCGGCGGGCACCACGCTGCCGGCAGGCACCGTCCTCCCGGCGGGCACCGTGCTGGGTCAGGATCTTCCGCTGCCGGCGCCCATCGTGCTCACGGCGGCCGTGACCCTGCCGCCGGGCACCACCCTCCCGGCCGGGTTCACCCTGATCGCCGGCACTGTGATCGCCGCCGGCGCGCCGCTCCCGTTCATCGTGCTGCCGGGCGCGCAGACCATCCCCGCCGGCAGCATCCTCGCCGCCGGTACCGTGATCGCCGCCGGCAGCACCCTGACGGCCCCGCTGGTCATCAGCGGCACCACGGTGCTGGCCGTGCCCACCACCTTTGCCGCGGGCACCACCCTGCCGGCGGGCACCATCTTCCCGGCGGGCACCATCGTGCCGGGCCTGTCGGCGCTCTCGGTCACCACGACCCTCGCCGCCGACGTCGTGCTCCAGCCGGGCTCGGTCATCGCCGCCGGTTCGGTGCTGGCCGTGGGCAGCGTGACGCCCGGTCCGGTGACGCTGGCCACCGCCGTCACCTTCCCGGCGGGCTCGGTGCTGCCCGCGGGCACCGTGTTTGCCGCCGGCGCCATCTTCCCGCCCGGCTTCCCGCTGCCCATCGAGGTCACCCTCGAGGCCGCCGTCGTGCTGCCCGTGGCGACCGTGCTCACGGCGCCCATCACCCTGCCCGCGTGCAGCCTGCTCCTTCCCGGCACCATCTTCCCGCCGGGCTTTGACCCCTCGTGCATCCTGTGCCAGGCCCGCCCGTGCTTTGACGCGTGCGCACCGCAGCAGCAACACTTTGAGCCCCACAAGCCCAAGGCGCGCAAGCGCTCCACGGTGCGCGTCAAGTGCTGCAAGGACAAGTCTTCGTCGTCCTCTTCTTCGTCCTCTTCTTCGTCCTCGTGCCCGTCGTCCTCGTCGTCGAGCAGCACCTGTGTGGACCACGGACGCTACCACTAGACGGTCGCCGACGACGCCGCCGTCCCCCAATTTTTTGAAAAAAATGTCAAAAAAACAGTAGACAAGAATAAAAAAAGTGGACGCAATATATAACAAAGACCAACTCGTCCCCTCCCCTTAATCTTTCCGAGAAACAAAAAAAAGGGACAAAAGGCGGCATTGTCGCCGCTCTGTCGTCCCTTTTCAGTGTTTTCTTTTTTTCTCTCTCTTTTTTTACACACAATGGTGGCCCCCTTGGTAGCGCCAGGAAAAATGACCAAGACCTTGCACAGAGATCTCTTTTTTTTCGCCAGGGCAAACTCGGTGGCGCAGTCGATTGCCGCCCGCCATCCCTCTCGGCGCCGTGCCTTGCGATCGCATCGACGCATTTGGGGACCAAAAAAGCGAAATCTCACAGCATTGGCAACTGACCAATCAAAAAAAAGGAGGGGTCGAGAGGCGACCATGCGAAAAGGTCTCACGACAGGCGACAACCAAAAACCCTGTCCCGACTTGGTCCAACATTTTTTTTTTCTGTGGCAGACCCCTGCCAAAATTTGCCGCCTCTAGTCTTGGCGTCGCCGTCGTGGTCGTCTTTTTTCTTCGACGCCCGTCATAGGCTGAAAAATCGCAAAACAAAGGGCAGACAAAAATCGAAAAATCAAAAAGGAAAGACGAAAAATGAAAAAATCAAAGCAAAAAACATGCACATCGCAGGCAAATTGTCTAAGTTTCTTTTTTTGCCTTTTTTTGCGCACACCCAAAAGGGGCCGGCGGCAGCGGCCGAGGGAACACAATGCTCTGTTGTGGGACACTATGAGCGCTCGATGCCGTCAGAGCGCACTGTCAGCGTCATGACGGCGTCCTCGGCGACGCAGGTGGCATATGGCGAGCCGCTAAAGCGGCCGTGGAGGCCGATGCACTGGACGCGCTTGGCGGTGGGCGTGCCCGAGTACGTGCCCGCCCTGGCGCCCGGCGCCAACACCGTGTCGCTGGTCCCACCGCCGTAAAAGGCCAGGTGCAGGTAGAGGTTGCTGTCCAAGCCGTTGACAATCTCAATGTGCTGCACTGTCGCTGTCGTCGTTGTCATGATGGCAGTGTCGCTTTGTCTTTCTTTGAGTGGCGGCCCTTGGACAATCTCGACTGACTAAATGGCAACGCCAACAACAACGGCAGCGACTGTGCCGCCTCATTGAAGGGGCTCCCCTGTCACAAAAAATGTCGTGGTCTTGACGCATGGCCGCACCGCCACCAAACCAAGAGATTTGCTTTAACAGTTTCTTTTTTTCCCCAAAATAAAGATAAAAAGCATCGGGAAACATTTGCTCTTGTTTTTTGGGCGCCCTTGTCACCGGCCTTTTTTTTATTCTCAAAAACACAACAAAAATAAAAAAAGAAAAAGAGAAAAAAGATTGCTGCAGTGTGGCGTGTCTATGTTTCCATTGCGCCTCGGCCGCCCAGATGGGGAGGGTGATTAGTTCTCCTCCTCGCCGGCGCGAGGTATATGGCTCGACGGCAGCGTTGCGCCGCATGACCCGCGGCAAAGGGCGCACGACCCGCTGCCGATACGCGCGAGGTACACGCCGCGGGCGGCCAGCCATGCGATGACGGCGCGCGAAAAGACGGCTGTGACGGTGCACCTGATACTGCGACTGACGAGCGCGGGCGGATGCTCGCTGGCGTCTTTGAGATGTGCACATTCGGTCGTGGGGTCGTAGAGGCCACGCCGACACAGGTCGTCCACTATGGGCAAACACCTTTTGCCGATCCGCGGCAACAGGTAACAGTACCCAAAGTCGATGCCCTGTGTACCGAGCGCCACGACGAGTCGCTCAAAGAGGGGCCGACTGAGGCGACACAGCGGGTGACTATAAATGGGCGTGCTAAAGATCAACGTTCGGGGAGTCGGGTCGGCGGCACGTCTGGCGAGCATGGCCTCAAAGAGGTCGGATCGGCCAAAGGCGACCGACGCACAGAGCACTGCGTCGACGTGGTGGGCACGCTCGGCAGGGTCGAGGCATCGATCAAGCAAGCACCCGATGAGCCCCACGTCAGCCTGCCGACAGATGTGGACCAGAATACTTGGCAGCCGGCAGAGACCGTCCGCGTCGGGTTCGGGCGTTGGCGGTACGTGTGCGAGCAGGTCAGGACGGCAACGATTTGCAGGCGCCATACCGAGACCGCGCTCGTCAACGAGGTAGCGCACGACATCAATTCGCGTCCCTATAATGGCACGTGTCACATCCTCTGCTGTAAAGGTCACGAGGCCGTGGTCGAAAAGCAGGCGCGCCGCCTCGACACTCTTGAGACGCCATGGTCGCACCACGGACAGAACATCAGCCAACTGGTCCCTGTGGTGCTGGATCAAATAGGCAGCCATGTCGGCGTCGCACAGGGCACCGCTGGCCGCCAGTCTGGCCCGCGCGGCAAAGTTCACGACATCGTTGTCGAGCGCAAAGCGCATCAGATCCGTGCCGTGCCGCCAGAGAAAGTGCACGTCATGCGGGTGCGGACGATCAAAGAGCGTCCAGGCCAGTTGCACGAGGCCCACACCGCGTGAGATGGCCGCAGCCTTGAGTACCTCGCTGACGCGCATCGACCCAGGTCCGGCATCATCGCTGCCCGCGCGCTCAATCTCGACGCGCTTGGAAGCAACAAACGCCAGCACATCGCTGTTGCCTCCCAACGCCGCCCATGCGGCCAGATGTTCGCACCAGGCGTCGCGCGCGCCTGCACCGGCCGCCCACAGGGCGCGAACGGCGTCGACATTGCCCGAGACACAGGCGGCGCCGACCAAGTCGAGGCGTCGAGTTGTCGGACGCCCCCAGAATGGCGCAGCATGAACACGCGGCCGCAGCGTGTGGCCAACGGCGACCATCTGCCGGGCACACCGGTGATTCCAAAATACCGACCACGTTGACGGCACCCACTGGTCCGACGCCTCCAAGGTGAGGTGGCAAAAGTCGACGTGGGCGCACAGGCGCGCCCAGTGGGGGTGGGCCGCGAGGAGGCTTTCGATCACAACCACGTCGCCTGCCAACGCGGCGACAAGGAGCATCATCGGCTCTGGCGCCGTGTCGAGCGCGTTCGACAAGAGATTGGCCGCATCGCGGTGACCATAGAGCGTCGCCGTGAGGAGAGCCGCCCGCAAGGTGCCCTTGTGAACTGATCGCGGGCAATCATGCGCCAACAGACAAGAGAGCACATTCGTGTGACCGCCGGCGGCTGCGGATTCAATAGCGCCGCAACCACGCGTGCCTTGCACGCCTTGAGCCAAAAGCCACTTTACCGCGTCCACATGGCCGTGGGCGGCCGCCACTTGCACATGGCGCATGTGAAAGCGCGTACCACGGGCGGCCAGATAACAGAGGGCGCGCATGTCGCCGCGACGCACGAGCACTGCCTTTTTAGTGCGCATGCATCGTTGGCGCGCGGCTTCAGTGCGCGGGTCCGCGAGGCCGAAAACATTGACGTCGAGCAAGCACTTTTGAGCGTCGATCGCGCCGAGCCTATCGAGTACGAGGGTCGCCACCTCGTGCGGAAGGTGTCGCGGACCCACGTCGCCCTTGTCGCTCTCGCTGTCGATTCCGTTTTCTATCGATGCCCGCATGTCTGTGGCATCTGCACATATCGTCATGTCTGTTGCTGGTGCGTGCGCATTATCGCCGTGCATGTTGTTCATCGAGTTGTCTGCCATAACATCGTCCACTGCGTCGATTCTCGTGCTGTCGTCGTTGCTGTCCTTGTCTTTGGCTGGGTCGACAAAGGGCCACACCAAAGAGCGCGCCTGTTTGTTGCCGGCTGTGCGCCAATGGCGTTTATTGCACTCCTTTTTTTTCATCCGCCTTTTTTGACCCGAATAAAAAAACAAGAGTTTGCCAGTGCAACCTTTCCCTGGACCACTTATTTGCAGTTTCCTTTTCTCTCTGTGCCGAGGGCGGCATTGCGCCGCCACTGTTGGCCGTATATTGGACGAGGGGACGGGCGTCTCCTCTTCAGCGATAGATTACACGGCGCGGGCCCCCGACTGTTGAGGTTGGCCCCAATTTTTTTTATGCCTGTGCTGCGGTCCCACTTTTTTTGCCGGCTCGCGCTTCCTTTTTTTTTCGCCTAGGCCCTGTGCCCGAGAAAGGCCATCGGTTGTCAAACAAAAGGTTTTGCTTTTTGTTTTGGCGTCCAGCACGCGAAAAAAATCTTGCAGCCGAAAGAACCGACAATAAAGAGTAAAAGTGGGCGGTGGGTCCTTTTTTTCGGCGCGCGTCAATAATCCTAAAAGACAAAACAATAGGAAAAAAGCCAAATTGACAATCGTCCATGCACGTTGTGCCTTTTTTTCCAAGTCTTCTTGAAACATTGCGGGCCGCGCACAAAAGGGCCGCTGTCGGACCAGGAGAAAGAAGAGTGCGCGCACGCACGTACACCTAAAACCCCACGCAAACCTCTTTCTACAAGACAGAGACACATATAGTCGGCCAACTGCATGGGTCGCCTGGTCGTGTTGGTGGGCCCGTCCGGGTCGGGCAAGAGCACCATCGCCAAGGCGCTCGGGTGGCCGTTTGTGTGCGGCATGACGACGCGTGCACCACGCGCGGGCGAGACCGACGGCGTCGACTATCATTTCGTCACCGACGAGGCGTTTGAGCAGCACGTGGCCGCCGGCGCCATGGCCGAGCACACGGACTATTCAGGATATCGCTATGGCGTCCAGCAGTCGACCGTTGAGCGGGTGATCTCGGCCGAACCGACAGCCGTCTTTGTCGCCATCCTCAATGCCGACGGCGCCGACACCATGCGGCGACTGATCGGCCACGACCGCGTGCGTGTTGTTTACGTGGGGGCACCAATCGAAACACTGCGTGCGCGGCTGTCTGCACGCTGCTGGTCGCCTGCCGCCTTGGAAGGGCGCATGCGCCATGCCATTGACGTCGAGACTGCCGACGCCTACAAGGCCCGCTGCGATGTGTGCATTGAAAATATCGATGGGTGCCAGGACGACGCCGTCGCTGCCATCCTTGCCGATGTCGGCTGGGCCGCGGCCTAGTGCGGCATGACGAGCGCACCCTCGCCTTGTTTATTCCTTTTTCGCGTGTCCCCTCCTTTTTTCCACCCCTACGTGATCTCCTACGGTGACTGCCATCCCTTTTTTGGTTTGGCCCGTCTTGGTTTGGACAAGAAAAAGCAAGGCCCGACCGGCACCGAAAGGGAAAAAAAGGGACAAATAAATGCGCAAAAGAAAAAAGGCCACAGTTGGGTTTGAGTTTTTTTGTGGTGCCGGTCTGTCGGGTCTCACCTCGCGCAGGCGTCATGTCGGTGCTGTGATTTTTTTTCACTGTCGTCCATGTGTCCTTTTTTCTCTCTTTTTTTTCCACACCCAATGGCTGACCATCTCAAAAAACCCAATGACGGCGCAAAAGACAGAGCAAAGTGGGAGCGCACAGCGCCAGCCACGTCGGCGCGTGCAATGCCACCATTCAAGGCAGCGCGACAAGTAGGCCGGGGAAGCCGCCCAGAGCAGAAAAGTAAAGAGGAAATAACCCTTTTGGTGCTCAGAGGGCGCGCCTTCCAAACCTCTTTTCCAGAGTAAGGAACCATGAACCCAACATTGCTAGACGAGGCGCCGCCAATCGTCGCCCCGCCCTGTGAACCGCTCAAGGTCTTGCCCGGCGACGAGGCTCTGGCGTGCGTGCGCTGGGACGGCACCGTGGACATGCGTCGCCTGCTGCGCGCCGAGTTTGCGTACAATTTGGACATTGTAAAAGCAGCGCTCGGGCGCGTTCACCGTGCAGGCCACGTCCTCGCACTCTTTGCTGGTGGTGGTTCTCATCATGTGTTGATTGAGCGCTGCGACGCTGGTCACTGGACTACGGGTGGGGCACATTACGACGACCACAACATAGCCTGTCTAGTGGTTGCTCGTGCATACCATCCCGACTCTGCACTGATCACCTACATTGGGTCTACCGCTCTCCCCGTGAACATCGGATGGCGCTACATGTGGCTGGCCGCCGTGGCCGACGATATCGCCTCGCGCTCGGGCGCATGGGACGCCATGTCGATGATGGCCACGCTCCATCTGGCGCGCTGTCTATCGGAATTGATCCGCGTGCGGCTTGCCGGCGACGGTACCAGTGTTGACGACGATTGTCTGGACCTGCCCGACCTTGCGCATGGTCTCGGTGTCATGTCACGAATTGACGCCGCCCATGGCTTGGACCCCGCAAGTCGCGGGCTAGCGCGCCCGGATGAGGTCCCCGCTGCCGCGTGCAAGACGCGTGCTGTGCTCGACACGCTCGCCAACGCCATACAGCGCCTTTACGACACGCCCGCCATCTACCTCGCGCACATTGCGCCCGCCGAGTACGACAGCCTGCGCGAGGCCATGCCGCCCGGCGCCTTTACGTGACCGGCCTTTGCGCGCGCCTTTTTATAGGAGCGTGAACAAAAAAAAGTCAAATAAATTGCACTCAAAAGATTCCCACTCTGGTTTTTTGGTGTTGATGTCACCAACATTGTCGTGGCGCTCCTTTTCATGTCGCATCGGCGCTGTCCTAGGTTTTCTATCTGGCCTCTCCATGCCGCCCAACTCGTGTATGAGGGCGGCCAAGAAAAAGGCGCGAAAAACAAAGAGACAAGTCAATGAGAAGAGGCAGGCACGAGCGTCTTTTTCCACCGTTGTCGGTCACTGGGATGTTGGCGTCGCCGTGTGGACGGCCATTGGCACCGCGTCAAAGGAATGGGGTACATCGGCACTGCCCCACCATGATGTCCATATGCGACGCCATTGTGTCCACACATTGTCGGCTCTGGCGGGCCTCGGCAGAGGCCTGGACGGCCTTGGTGGACGACCGCGACGCGGTCCCAGAATCGGCGGCAGACCCATGTGCACCTTGTTGCGGCGCAGCGTTTTTCCCTAGCGGATCAAAGAGGGCGCGCGCACGGGCGCGGTCGATCGGCAGGCCTTTTTTGCAAAAAGGGCGAGCGCATTGGGGCGCCGCAGCCGAGGATCGACAACCACGGGGGACACTCATGTCCTCCTTTTGGGCGCCCGCCCACTCGCTGGCGGTTACTTTGCCCATCGTCGGCGTCGTGTCCGACCCCTTTTGTCTGGCGGTCCGAGTTGCATGGGCAGCCCCAATGCATGGGCTTCTCTTGGCGCCGTCCCAAACCCGGCCAAGGCCGTGGCCTTTTTTCCCAATGACCTCAACAATGCGGCCGACTTTTTGTTGATCTTTGCAGAGGGCCATTCGATCGCGCAGCCAAAAAAGGTATGGCATTTCCATTTCTCGGTGCAGCGCCAAAAAACTGTTTTTAGAGAAAAAAAAGAAACAAACCGACGCGCACACCGGCGGCCAGCCGCTGAGCGCAAGTTTTCTGGAAACACGGTTGGCATTCTTTGTTTTTTTTGCAACTTTTTTTCGACAAAACCCCATGGGCCGCTGGCGGCGCAATCTCGGCGACGCGCAAAGAACGCGTGCGCTCTCAGAGAATTTGAGGGAAAGAAAAAATTCAAGGGCCGGCTTCGGTACGTGCACGCTTGATCGAGGCTGGCGGCAGCGGCGCTGGCGGCGGTGCGGGTACGCTCGACGACGGACGACGGAATGATGCCATCATATTGCCGATGCGCGCCATGATGGCGTCTGGCCTGTCGGCCCCGCCCGAAAAGAGCGTCGGTGGCAGACGCGCCTGCGGTATGGCGATGCTCGTGCCGCCGCCGGCACCACCAACAGCGCTGCTGTTATTGTTGGTGGTGTTGGTGTTGGTGGTGACATTGTGGACGGCAACGGCGGGGTTGTTATTGTTGTTAAAGAAAAACGCCCGATCCTCATCCGAGATGGCGATCGGGGCCGACTTGTAGTTGTTGCACGTCGTGTAGAGACGCCGCGGCCTGTCGTGCGGGCAGCGGCAGTTGCACTTTTGGACGAGGCCCGCGCGCGACAGTTGGTAAAACACGCGTGCATTGTCATGCTCGCCACAGAGGGCGCCCGATCCGGCTCGGGCGGCATGTTGAGACACGCGCGCGACCCCTCGCCGTCGATCTGGATAATGTAGTAGTTGCCCCGCCTGTCGCGCCGGATCGAGTGCACGTCGACGCGCGCATGGGGCGCATGGCCCTTGGCCCGGATGAGCGTCGCCATGCGCGCAAAGCGCGGGTCGTCGGGCGCCACCGTGTTGGGCACGCTGCGCGCCCCACCGACCGTGCCGCCGCCTGCCAGCCGCTCCTGGTACTTGTGCCAGGCCGGGTCGAGCGTCGCCACGTTGCACCGCGGTGCCCCCGCAAAGCACGTCCATCCGGGACTGAGGGCCTGGTCGGCGCGGCAGCGGATCGACGTGCGCAAGAGACAATGGTGGGGGTTGTCGGCCATGCAGTCGAGCGCCGTCGGGTCCTCGGTGCCGTCGCCATCGAGGTACGCCACGGGCTCGTACCACCGGGGCTCCCAGCACTTGCCGGTGCCGTTGCACGGGCCGGCGCACGGCACGGTGCTCGCCGACGCTGCGCCGCGCGGCTTGGCGCCCTTGCACGTCGGGCATCGGATCACATTGTGACTGTAGGGCATGCGCAACCCGTTGAACGTAAACACATTGTGGTCGATGACTTTTTCCCACGTGCAGTCGGGTCCCTTTTCAGTGGCGTCGGCATCATCATACGCCGGCGGTTCGGCGGGCACGTCGGTGCTGCGCGCCGGCGGGTCGCCGGCGGCCCAGCCGCGCGCGTCGGGTCCGTAGGCGCGCTTGAGCAACGTGACATAGCACTCGCGCATGTCCAACGCCTGCCGCCAGTTGACATAGAGGTTGGGCATGACGATGTGGATGCCCTGCTTGACGCCGCGGCCGTCGCCGAGCGGCTTCTCCTGCGCGGCCAGGACAATGACGGCGAGCAACACGCGGCGCGACACGCCTGGGAAAAAGTGCGCCGTGATGGCCTGTATGAGGCGCACGAGCGTGAGCACGGCGCGACGGTCGGCGGCGCGCGGCACCGACAGGTCGATATCGAGGTGCATGCGAAACACGTCGCTGCGCTGTTCACACACGGCGTGGCGCACGCCGTTGAGGACATCGTCGCCATAGGCGTCGAGAAAGGCCGCATAGTCCTCGTCGGACACGCTCACCACGCCGCCGCCCCAGCCGTCCTTGAGCAGGGCCGTGGTCGGGCGTGCCGTCGGATCCGAGGCGCCCGCCTTGCGCGCGCCCCTTTTGACCAGGCAACCGCGACGGCCGAGAAAGGCCTTGAGGACCGAGGTCGCCAACGGGTCGGGGTCGCGGAAGCGCCGGTGCATGTCGCTCGGCGTCGGCGTCAGGCTCGCCTCGCTCTTTGCCGCATCTGCGTCCATGCCGGCGCGCACGGCGGCAATGGTCGCGTTGACGGGACTCGGGCGCACGCTGCGCGCGTTGGCCAGCGCCTTGAGCGCATCGGCGCGGCCTTTGCCGGCGCCCTTGTTCAGGCGCACCAGATTCATTGATAGATCCATGGTCGCGCGTGGTCAACGATATGGGTGGGATAGTGGGATCGGCTCGTGCAAGAGAGAGAATGCAGAGTACACAGGAAAAAAAAAGGAACACGGCAGGCGGGGCAGACGACTTGCCACACGAGAAAGAGGGCGCGCGAGCAGAGAGGGGCAGGAAGGGAAAAAAAAAGACCCAGGGCCTGGCCTTTTCCTGGCTGTGGCTCGCCTTTTTTTTCGAGGCTCCTTGGGTTTGTCGATGATGACGGTGGCGGATCGTGGCGTCCCTGGTGTCCGATCCCGATCCGTCGCTGTCTTTTTTCCCTCTCTTTTTTGTGTTCTTTTCTTGGCCTCTCGCTGTGCGATCAACAGGGAGGTCAGCCTGCGGCCCTTTTTGTGCTCGCCTTGCGGACCCGCGCGCCGTTGCTTTTCCCGCGTCGACGAAAAAGCGCGCACGCCATACCGCGCACAGAGAGCGCTCGTCATGCACTCCCCTCTTTTTTTCGCCGCTCTGCCGTCTTTGTCCGGCGCGGGAGCGGAACAAAGAATAAAAACAAAAAGGCGACAAAGGGAGGGCCAATGGCAAGGCGCCTCGACTCGCCGAAACCCCGACCAACGGAACAAGACAAGAGAAAAAGAAAAAAGCGGGCGCGCTGGCCCAAAAGACAAAGCAACCCCTGAGCCACAATGGCAGGCGGCACTCTGCCACGGAAAAAAAAGGATGTTGGCCGACGCTTTTCTTTTTTTTGTTCCGTTTTTTTTGAAAATGTATTTAATTTGGAATATTGCCCGCGTCCGTGCGCACCAAATCCCGAGGGTTCTTTTCGGTGGCGGCGGCGGTGCAGGTGCACACATGCACCAGAGACAAGAGAAAAAGCCCAACGGAAAGGCCCGATGGCGGCCGCCGCAAGGAAAATCGTCGTCCACCCAAAAAATAAATAAAACAGGACCCTGTGCCAGCCCGCCATCTACATCGTCGGGCCATGAGCCTTTTTTCTTTTTGTTTAAAAAAAAGATCATTTATTTCCCTTTTTCTTGTGGAGGAGTAATATCTGCCGATGATTTTTTTTGGTTTCATAAAAGAGTCGCTATTGTTCAAGAGGTCATGTCCTGCCTGGCCGCGATGACGATGGCCTCGTCGAGGGCGGGCATCGACAAAAGGCCCAAGAGTTGGACGGTGCCATTCTCCCGAGGCACGAGCCAAAAGGTGCTGCCGCCCAAAAGGTTCCGCAGGGAGGCGGGCCAGATGGGCGAGTTCTGGGCGGCGATTGCGCACGTCCTCGACGTCGCGTACTGGTCGACATCGGCGGCGATCGATCCGAGCACCAGGTCCACGGCGGCTGCGCCCAGCGAATCGACACTGTCCTGGAGGCGGTCAGCGGCTTGGGTGCGCTCGGTAGAGGGCGCGGCGTCCAGCCACTCTTGCACGGTCGGATCGGGTGCGCCAAAGAGGCGCACGACGAGCGCGGGGTCGACGGTACCCAGCCAGCGTATCTCGTCCATCGCAGCGGCGTCTGCAGCGACAGATGGGTCGCCCCCCACGCGCACGGCATTGACCAGCCCCGTGCGATTGTACAGACCACGCGCCAGAGGCGATGGACCGGGCCATCCAAGCACCGCCCTGAAGCGCTCGACGATGCGCAGTGGTGGAACGCCGCCCGTGCCAACGAGTGCGGCCTGCGACCCGATCAACCACTGGCGCCATTGTGCCGCGGCGTCGGGCAGGTCGGCCGGAGAAGGGTCATCAGTGGCGCCCGGATCGACAAGCGTCGAATAGGCAGGGTTCCCACGGTAGCCTCTGGGTCCAATGCCCAGGGACCTTCTCAACTCAAGCAATGGAAAGGCACCGGGGTCGGCGCGCTCAGTCACAGAGACCTGTCTGTCGGCAAAGGCCCGGAGCGTGCACAAGGCGGCGGCCAAAAAGAGTCGCACGGGGTCGCTCTCTTTGAGGGCCAGCGCCAGGCGCAAATAGTCGGCCAGGGGCACAGGCCCGTACGCCAATCTCCCGTCGCGGTCAGCATAGTATAGGCGACGACGCAGGCGGTCGACCATGGCGCGCGCGTTGCTGTCGGTCCGGTACAGCGCCAGCACCGTGCGCGGGTCGATTTCGGTCAGGCGATCAATGACATCAAGGCGCAAGTCCGGACCTATGTCCGCCCACACGCTCGTCGAAGGCAGAACAAGGGCTGCCGGCGTCGGGGGTCCGAAAAACTGGCGCTCCACCCTCGCCCGGCGCAGCGCGGCCATCTCGGAGCGCATCTGCACGTCGCGCGCCGCGCGCCTCGCGCTCGCGCAGCACCGCGGCCGATTCACGCGCCGCGGCCCACTCGTCGCCGAGGGCGTTGGCCAACGCCGCGCACGGATCGCCTCCATTGACGGGCACCCCGAGTTCGTTTGCAAAGGCCATCAGGCGCTGGGTCTGATTGACGTTGCGGGCGCCCTGCTCGCAGATGCCCACCGCGGCCTCGACCTGCGGACGCACCGCAACACGTTGCCTTTTGGTGCCCACTCGCTCTCCCATTGTCTCTCTTGGCCTTTTTTTCTTTCTGTCAAACTGTCGCCTCGGTTGCGCCCTTGCTTTAGGGTTGGACAGCGGCCGCACTTTAGCGCACGATCGCAGTGGAACCGGCCGTGGGCGCCAGTCGCCGGCCTATCTCCTCACCTGCAGGGCGATGGCCTTTTGTGCCTCTTGTGGACATATCTCACAAAAAAAGAGCATGGTCGCCCAGCACGAGAGCCCTCCTTTTTGTTTTCTCTTTTTTCTACATACTTTATACTTTTTTCTTTTTTTTTCCATCCATTGTTGCCCTTGGCGTGGACGACAATGAAAAAAGTTGTGAGCGCTCACGGGCAATGCCCCTTTTATCGGTGCGCATATTTTTTCATCATCGGTTTTTATTCATTTGATACCCAAAGGATAGCAAAGGATTCAAAAAAAAAGATCATACAAGGATTAGGTGGCGCCTCGTGTATTGAGGGCCTCGACCACGCTGCGCAAAAGATCGCGCACGCCCACCGTCGACGGTCGGAGCCAGTCGATGTTGGCGTTGGGGCCGCGCGTGGGTCCGGCGATCTGGAAGAGTGTGTTGTTTGTGCCGGGCACGACGACGAGATCGGCCTGCGTGAGCAAACCCGGCGCCGGTCGTGTCACACGCTCTGTCTCTCGGGCCAGCCGATCCAGTGCGGCCTGCTGGCCGGCACGCAGGCCCACAGCCGTGACCGGATCGACGACGACACGTAGCACAAAGGAACCCGGTGCGCGGTAAATGTATGCGCTCTGGATGAGGTTTGTCGAGGTGTCGTCCTGTGTGAGTCGGCCGCGCGTCGGTGCGGCGGCGGCCAACGGCACGGCACGCGCAGGCGCTTGCTGGCGGCGTGATGCGAGCGCGCTCGTGGATGCGGCACGTGCCAGTGGCGCCGCTGCAGACCGCCTCGTGGATGCTCTCTCGCGCGCGGCGGAAGGAAACATGTACATGGAACTGCTGCGACCGTATGCGGTTCCGCTCGTCACATAGGGACCGACGCCGGCCGTTGCACGCCGCGGTGGAGGTCGAAAGGCGTGCACGGCACCGGGGACGCCTCCAGCACTCGGCTCCCTGGCGCGCAGGGTGGCGCCCACGTCGACGGGTTCCGTCGGTGCCCGTTGCCGCTCGAATAGGGCGCCGGGTCCGGCAAACACGTCCATCCACCGGTAGCGCGTCGCGGGTTCGAGGATGATGTCACGCAGCCGTCCGAGGTTAGTATCGCGCAGTTGTCCGAGGTTCGAGTCGGTGCGGTTTGCCGCGAGCACGCTTGCGGCATACGCCGACGGGAGCACGCGGGTGGGCCGTGGGGCAAACAGTGCCGGCGATCCCTCGGGCGTCAAGAGAGTGTTGGGCGGACCTGGATAGGCCCACAGCCGCCTGCCATAGTCGCGCAGGGCCGCCTGGTCGCGCTCTGGCGTCGTGAGCCCCTCCTGATCAAAGATCGAGTTCCACGCCTGCTGGAACAGGGTTGCATAGATGGCGCCCAGGTTGGGCACGTCCTGCGCCGCGACGACAGCGCCCGCGGGCAGGCTGTTGATATAGTCGATGGCCGCGCTCTGGCGCGCCACGTCGGCTTGCTGCTGCGCCCGTGCGGCCTCCCACGCCTGTCTCTCCTGGTCCGTCGCCTGCGGTCCAGGCCGAGGCCCAGGGTCCCGTATGCGCGTCACTTGCGCCACCGTGAGCGGCACGGCGTAGCCCAGCAGGGACGCGGCCAGGAGCAGCGCTCGGCGTTCCGGGTCGACCTCCAGGGCCAGTTGCGGGTAGAGCACGCCAAACTTGGTGAGCACGACGGCAAACAGCACGTCCCACTTGGACCGCTCGTCGACGAGCACGTGCTCCTGGCCGGTCTCGTCGACCACCACCTCGCCGGGGGTCACGGGCGCGCCGGGCGTCGAGATGCCCGGCGAGGGGGGTGCACCGGCGACACCGACGATGGCGGCGGGGCCGCGCTGCCCTTGCGGAACGACACCGGCCTCGATCGATGCCAACGCGGCTTCAAGGTTGGCGCGCGCGGCGCCAATGTCGCCCGTGGCGCCGGCCGCCGCCAATTCGAGCGAAGCCCGCGCGCTCGGTCCCCCGCCGGTGCGTCCGGCCGCAGCGAGCACGCGCGACGATGGACGCTGGCGCGCGCTCTCGCGCCCGGCGAGCCGTATCGCCCTCTGCAGCGCCGGCAGCGATGTCGGCTGCTCGCCGCCGAGGCCCAGCGCACGCACTCGCTCGTCAATCTCGAGGTAGAGGCGGCGCACGCGTTCGGCGTCGCCGCTGGCCACGGACAGGGCGGGCGAGGCCAGGGCCTCGACGAGGGCGTTGCGCAGTTCGAGCAGGTTCTGTGCACCGGCGGCGCCTGCAATGAGTCCCGCTCCGCCGCCGCGTGCGGCCTCGGTGGCGACGGGTCCGCCGGCAAACTGGGCGGCGACGGCCTCTTCACGGGCCTCCAACACCTGCTGCGAGGTGGGCACCTGTGCGCCCGCCGCGTAGGGGTAGACGTTGTCCGTGCGCACCGACTCGACGACGCCGGCCTCGATGCCCGTCAGCAGCGGCTGCACGATCAGGCGCGTGGGGAAGAAGCCCAGGCGTTCGCGGCTGGGTCCCAGCGAGTATATGTAGTCAAAGTGCGACGTGTCGTAGGCGATGACGCGGCCGAGGGCAAGGGGCAACGGCGGCGCGCCCGGCGCCAGCGCGGCCTCAAAGAGTTGCGTCTCGGGCCGGTAAAAGACGAGCGCGCCGCGCTCGATGCCATAGGGTCCGAGAAAGTAGTCGAACCAGGTCTGGCGGATCTGGTAGCCGCTGGCGCGTGCGGCACCGCCCAAGGCAACGACCTCCTCGCCGGGCTGGATGGTGCGCGGCATGGTGCCGAGGCGGTAGGGCGCCAGTGCGCCGACGGGCACAGAGCCGGCCAGGATGAACGGACCTGGAAAGAGGCCCCGCTCGGTGGGCGCCACGACGGGCAAGCCTGGGAGCGGCGGGAACGGGAAAGTCACGCGCGAACCCGAGATCAGGGCACGGGGTGCCCGCTCCTGCTCCTCGGCATAGAATCGGCTGCCCTGCATGGCGCACTCGTGACACACTATGCCCGCCGCCTGTGTCTGGCCCTGGATAAAGGCCGAATAAAACTCGCTCGCACCGGGAGCGGTCGACCAGGCGTCGATCATGCCCAGGAGCGCTCCCACGCCATAGGCCTTGACGAGGCCGGCGTCGCCCAGCACGCTGGTTACCACGTTGCCGACTCTGGGCACGCCCCGAGGTCCCTCTTCCTGGGACACACGGCGGCGACGGGCCGCAGGTTCGGCCGTCGGGCTCGTCGGCGTTGTGGAAAGACCGTTGCGCTGATAGTCGTCGATGAGGTCGAGCACGCGCTGCCGGTAGTCATCCTCTGTGCCCCCGGCCGCCTCCCACGCGTTCCAATCTGGCGCCAGTTTGGCGAGTACGTCCGACGGGATGGCGTACTTGGGACAGAGGAGACAGACGTCGGGCGGCGGCACGATTTCGACGGCCTCAATGGGTTGGCGCGAGAGCGGGTTCACGCGGGCCAGCGTCGCCGAGGCAATGTTGGTCGGAGTCGGGTATTGGGCGGCCTCTTCCGGAGCCCGGGCGGCGGCGGCCAGGGCGCCGGCGTCGAGAGCATCTTCACGACGTCGCTTGACCGACACGGCGCGTGCGCCCTCGGCCTGCTGTTGTTGGAGGATGGCCTCACGCACGGTGGGCAAGGGCGTCGGCGGCGCCTCAAACACGCTAAAGCCTGCAGTCGATGGGCGGTACGACGGCTGCTGGACCGATGGCGTGGGCGGTTGTAGTTGCGGTTGTGGTCGTGGCGACGGCGCACCAACAATGGCAGCGGTGGGGGCCAACGCAGCGGCCAGCGGGGCCTCGGCAGTGGCGGCCTGGTTGGGTCCAACGACGATGGTCGAGAGGCCCACGGCGTTGAGATCGCCGCGCGCTCGTGCACACGGATCGCTAGCCGAACCGAGAGCGGGCGCCGCGGTCCACGGGTAAGCCGGCGGGTCATAGTCGCGCTGCCAGTTGGCCACCTGGGCGTCGACCGTGTCGCCAGCGATTGGCAGCAGGCCAACGACCATGCGACTGATGGCGTCGGCCACGAGGTCTGCGGGCATATTGTCGGCCCCCTGCGGCAGGCTAAAGTAGGCCAGCGGGTCCAGCCACCACCACCGGTCGAGGATATCCGACGCGCCACCGTCGCCGATGACCAGGCGGTAGTAGGGCCACGGCGCTCCCTGTGTGTCGTTCCGCCCATCGAGGCGAAACAGATACTCGACGACGGCAGCCGGGACGGCGCGCTCATAATAGGCATCGAGGGACTCGCCGGCATCTGGCGTCGGCAGCGGCTGCTCCAGGTCGAGCACGCCCGTGAGGGCCGACGCGAGGCCTTGATTGGAGGCGCGCGGGTCGTTCATGCCATTGGCCGTGGCCCAGGCGTCCATTTGGTCGCCGATCGTGCTGGCAAAGTCGGTCTGTGCGAGAAACATAAACACGGCAAAGGCCACGAGGTTGCCGCCGGGTCCGTCCATCGCCGGTATGCCGATGGAGGCGGCGGCCTCGCGCTGTTCGGCCGAGCGCGCACGGGCCTCGCTGACGGCGCGCTCGTAATAGTACATAAATGGTGCCACCAAGTCGTCGGCGACGAGGTCGGGGTCGGAGGAGAGCGCGTCGCAGAGGAAAAAGAGCATCTCGGTGGGTCCCAGCGAGACAAAGTCATCTAGGCCGCGGGCGAGCACGGCCTGCTCAATCGTGTTGTAGGGCAGTCGCGCGGGGGCCTCCATGGTCGGGGCTCACACAAGACAGCCAGTTGGGGGACAGGGGCGACAAAGAGAGGCGCAGGCAAGGGAGGCGGTCGCGACGACGCCAACGGTAAGCGAACGGGTGGTCGGTCAGGGAGGGAGGGAGGGGGGTCGGTCGGGTCCGCTCGGATCTCCTTTTCCCTTGTGCGGCGTCTGTGTTTTGACGCCTCGACGGCTTTTTACGCGTCGACCGCGCACGCCGTTGGTCGGTCGAGCGCTTTGCCTTTTTTAGACGACCCAACCGGCCGCTTTTTTTCCTTTGTTGCGGTTTTTCTTCTCTCGATCACACCTCTGGCCACAAACAAAAAACCTACAAGACACGCAAAAAGCAAAGCGAGCCAGCGGACCTATGTTGGCCTTGTCTGCGCGGTGGCGATACGCGTGTGCCTCTCACCAAGGCAGGCAAACAAAACAGTCTAGATGTCGCCGGGGGCAGCCGCGGCCGGTTTCCCCTGACGCCGTCGGGCTTTTGCCGTGCGCTCGGGCGACGCGCACGCCCATCCGTCCCTCGCCGTCGTCACCGCACGGCTCTGCCTTTTTCTTTGCTCTGTACACGCGTGCAAGTCTTTTTTTTCCCCCTATAAACAACAACCCATCAAAAACGCAAGAAAAGGGGGACCGAAATCAATCACGTCTCTGGCTTGCCGTGCCGCACTTTTTTCTTTGCAAAAAAAAAACAAGACAGGGGCGGGACAACAACGGGGCGACCACATCGTGATTTTCTTTCCACTGCTTTGGCGTCGTGAACCGCGGGCAAATTGAAGGTCAAAAAAAAATAAAGATGGAAGAGAAGGGCCGACGACATAGTTGGTGCCGTCGTCGCCTGGCGGTTGCCCAAATGCCGCTGGCCGAGTCCCCTCCCTGTTTGTTTGGTCTTTTTTTTGCTCATTTTCTTTTGCTCCGTTCAAATCTGGCGCCAGATTGATGGCGGCCGTGTGGCGCGAGAAGAGGAGAGGCCACCAACTAGGCGACGCTGGCCATGTAGGCGCGCTCGGCGGCGAGCATGCGCGCGCAGAGCGCGGCGTCGGCGCCCACGTCCCGCAACCAGGCGCGCTTGCCCACGCGCACCCACGCGACAAAGGGGTCACGCGCAGCGAGGGCGCCAGTGCGGAGCGCGCTTCGCGGGTCGACATAGGGCGCCAGGCTGCCGAGGTCGGGCACCAAGGGGAGGAGCCGCGCGAGCGCGTCGAGAAAGACGACGTGACCGGCACGCTTGGCGCGTTGCTCGGGATCGCACGTCGCCACCGTGCGGTCGAGCCCGTCGGTCGGGTAGTTGAGCGCGATGATGGTCACCATGTCCCACACGGCCGACGGGTGCACGAGGGCCGCCGTCACGCGGAGGCGCTTGCGAAACCGGCGCCGCGTGAGCATGTTCTTTACGCCCAATTTACGGTTGACTCGGTCGTGCATGATCCACACCCAGTCGACGAGCGTGGCCACGCGCGGCACCACGTCACCGCTCGCGTCCATCGACGCCGCGGCTGTCATCGCGTGGCCAGTTCCTCGCAGATGGGGTGTCGTCATGCGGCCAACCGTCGGCACGACCGAGACAGATGTGCTGTCGCCGGCACCGCACAACTGCCGGGCGCATGCGGTTTCGTCCGACCCGACGACAAACTCGCCCGGCGGCATGTCCTCAATGTAGTGGCAGTAGGAGGTGCGACAAAAGGAGCACGGCAACACGTGGCGCAGCGAATAGGCCAAGAGGACAAAGGCGCGCGTGGCCCGATGGCGCGGCCCGTCGGTGCCCGCCTCGGGCGGGTCCGGATCGAGGTCGTCGCACGCGCGCGCCGCCACGGCCATGAAATCCCACACGAGCGGACCCCACATTTGCGTGTCCATCCTTGTGCTCTGGCGCCGGGCGCACACGCACGCGACTACGTGTCTCGGATGTTGAAGCCTGTGGTTTGGTCTGTGGTGTTTGCGCTGCTGCCGTCTCTCTCTCTCTCTCTCTTCTCTCTCTCTCTCTGTGTGCGAGTGTGTGCAGCCAATGTGAATGGGCAGGTGGCGCCGGGCCGTCGGCGCGTGCGCTGTCTGTCGTCGATGCCCGTTTTTTTGTTATCCTCCCCGCCCGCGGTCTTTCCTCTTGTGCAGCGTCGGGTCGCGCAGTCCGACCGCCCTGCAGGGCACGGCGCGTGCCGTGTGCGGCCCTCGATCCCTTTCCCCCCCGTGCCGCTTTATGGCCTTGGAGACAAATTGTCGTGCCTGCCTTTTGCAATACTCTCTCTTTTCCCTCGACTTTGGTCTCGGCGTACCGTGCTCCACTTTTTTTTGGACCGACCCTTGGACCGACATTGCGCGTCGCCTTTTGGGCGCAAAGTAAAAAAGACAGAGGAAAAAGACAACAGGCGGCAAAGAGGCCACAAAAAAGGGCCTGTTGCCTGGCCATCCCAAAAGAAAAGGAAAAGAAAAAGGCTGTATCGGCGGCCGAGCATTTTTTTTTGAAAACAAACCCGTCTTTCGCTTGCAGGACGGCTCCGCGTGGGGGTCGCTCTGTTTAAGGAAACACATTTAAAAAAAAAAGAAAAAAAGAGTTGGCGCTTGCAGTCAAAAAAGGGCCTTTTGGCACCGCGGGCGACCGCAGCGCGAGGTGAGGCGACAGAGAACCCGCCAAAACAAAAGGATGGCAGGCGGCTAACGGACGTCTGTGGGTCCCCAACGCGGCCACTTGGGCATATAGGGTGCTGGTGCGCGTGTGTCAGACGATGCAGGTGGCGGTGCCGTCGAATCCACCGACGATCGACTGGCGCCACGAGTTGACAGATAAAACCAGACACCGGCAAGTGCGGCGGCGGCCAACGCCACGGCGGCCAGCGCCACGGCAAAGGCGACGGCCGGCGACAACGAGCGTCGAATGGCACGAGGCTCACCACCGGGATCGCGACAGTGGAGGTTGCCGCGCGCATAGCGTCGTGCCGCCTGGTCATAGGTAAAGAGCGGCTTGCCGAGCCGTGCATTGACGGCATTGTGGGCGTCGACGGTCCATCGGGCAAAGGCCTGCCGACCGGACCGCGCAGCGACCTCGGGCGGGTGTGCGTCGAGCAGCGCGGCAAAGTGACCGCGGCACTCGGCGCACGGCAAGAGGACCACGTAGCCACGTGCGAGACCGATAAGCGCAGACGCCCGCTCGTCAAACGGTTCCGGGCACTGAAAGGCCGCATAGTGGAGGGTCTCCCACATGGGTGGACCCACTAGGTGCATGACATCGCTGCCGCCATCTTGGGCAGCGACCGGGCGGCCGTCGACCACTGCCGCGCCGTCCGATAGCGTCGTTGGCTGAAGCGTGGGCGTCATCATCATCAGGGGCGAGAGGAGGGGGGGGGGGCGCACGCGCGGTTCTCTCTTTGTCTCCTGGCGCCTCGTCTTTGTCGCGTTCTCGCTCGTACGGCCGTCGCGATGGCGACGTGAGCGCTCGTGGGCTTTCATGTGGCGTCGTCGTCTGCGACCGGCGCGCGTCCACCGACTGTGTGTGCGTGTGTGTGTTTTTGCTCGCCTTTTCGTCTGTCCAGGCTAAAAGTGCCTGTGGCCTTTTTTTCCTGCAATCTTGTCCTCTGTGCGTATATGTGCGTGCGCACACACAAAAAAGGAGGCAAGCCGTGGAAAAAGGTAAAATATGCAATCCAAAAAAAAGGGGACTGATCGGGTGTCCTTTTTTTTCTTTTTCCGTTTTTTTTGTGAGCACTGGGCCGCCGAGGCCGAGGGAAGCAAGTTGTGCCGCGCCTTCAAAAAGGGCACCGATCCTGCGATGCACACACGTGCCTATCGGTTGATCTGTGCACGTGCGTGCGCGTACGAGCATGCCGAAGGACGTCGTGGTGCGCCCGAGGGCGGTTTCCGTCGGGTCCCTCCTTAAACCGCTGGTGACCTGTTGCCGTCCTTGCTGTCCTCGCTGCCGCCACTAGGTCTGTCTTTGCCTGCCCCTCTTCTTTTTTCCCCTACGTTTTTTGTTGGCTCATCTTTTTTCTCTCCCCACACGCGTGTCTTGTCGACGTGAACGCAGGAAAGGAGGAAAAAAAGGTACGAACAGCGCGCCCCCCTGCCTTGCCTCACCATGTTTTTATGATCCACATTTTTTCTCACAATTGGACGTGTCTTTTTTTATTTGTTTATTTGTTGTTTGTTGTCGTCATGGTTTCTCTTTCTTTTTTTTGGTTAAAAATATTTTTTCTCTTTTCTGTGTGGGCCGGTTTGTCTGTGTATTGTGACGACCCGACGCACGCTTTTCTTTTCTTTTTTTTTTGCTTTGGACAATCTCTGGCGTGCCTCGGTTGCCGGTCTTCTCTCTTTTTTTCCCCCTTTCTGGTGGTCTCGGGGGAGGGGCACGGTCTTGCTGGGTTTTGGCGCGCCCGTTGGCCGACTTTCGGTCTGGCGGGGATGTGTGCGTGTGTGCGTGCGCGCGCTCCGGGACGGTCCTCCCGTGTCGCCATCGCCTCTGGCCCGCGCCTGCCGTCGCCGCTCATACATGCGTCCACGGCCGGATAGACGCGAACGGGCAGAGTAAAAAGGCCACCCGCGACACTCTGATGCAGCGCACTACCACCACCAGGATCTACAGCCCCCGCGGCACCGGCCTGTGCGGCCTGGCCGCCGCGCCGGCGCCGGTCATCGTCGGCACCGCGGCGCCCGCTCTGAGCCCGTGCGCGGCCGCGGCTGCCCTTCGCGCGCAGTCGGCCGCCAACGCCGCTGCTGCCAACAACGCTGCCGCCGCCGCTGCTGCGGACGCCGGCACCGTGCTGGTGGCCGCGCCCGGCCATCATCACCACCACCACGCAGACGTGCCCGTGCGCAAGGACTGCGGCTTCCCGTGGTGGGTCGTGCTCGTGCTCGTCCTGGGCATGATCCTTCTCGGCGTGTGGCTCTGGCTGAGGAACCGCGGCCGCGACGGCGCCAATGGCGGCAAGGCCATCATTATCGGTCCCGCGGCACCGCCGCGCTCGCCCGTCGTGCCGCCCGTGGTACCGCCGATGTCGCCCGTGCTCCCGCCCGCGTCGCCCGTGATCATCGGCGGCGGCGGCGGCGGCGCCAACGGACGACCGGGGTCGCCGGTCATGGCGCCCCTGTCGCCGGCCTACTCGCCGGTCATGATCCAGACGCCGGCGGCGCCCGCCGGCCAGGCCGTGCGCCCCTATGGTCTCGTGCCCCTGGGCACGGCGACCAAGGTGACCGGCGACCAGGTGCGCGCCGACATCGAGGCCGGCAACCCGGCGCTGGTCATGTACACGAGCCATGGGTGCTACTACTGCGACCAGGCCCTGCCCGAGATCCAAAAGGCCGCCGCCAACCTCGGCGTGCCGGTGCTCATCGTCGACCGCGAGGACCTGGCGCCCGCCGACCGGCCCGACGGCTACCCGAGCATCTACGCCATCGCGGGACCCGGCGACACGCGCCTATTCAATGGCGACCGCACCGCCGAGTCCTTTGTGCGCTTTGTCGCGCAGCACCTGGGCATGCACTATGTGCGTCCCGGCTGCCTGTAGGATGGGAGGACGCCAGTCACTGCCGCCAACACAATGCCGATCGCTGCCGCCATGAAATAAACAAAACAAATGCATATTTTTCCTCCAACAAAAAAAAGAAACGATTCACGAAAGGGGGAGGACTTTTTTTGTTGTTGTTGCCGTGGCGCCACCGGGGCGATGTCGCGGCACGAGCGTGCACAGATTTGTTTGTGGCATGCCACCGGCCTGCCTTGACATTCTCGGGACTCCCTTGTCGATGCGCAACAGAAAAGTCCAACGAAACCAGAGCGCGACCTCGGAGCGCACGGCAAAATCGCCTGGTGGCTGCACAGGAAACAAAAAGAAACCCATGAACGGGGGAACAAAAAAAACAGCAGCGCCGGCGAAAAGGAAGGGCGAGCGTCTTTTTTTGTGTTTGTTTACGCCAAACCTACCACAAAAAAAAGAGAAAACAAATGATTTCTGTTGTGTTTATCTACAGTTTATTTTTTTGTTTTGGAGGGACGCTGTGGCTGGCCGTGGGCGCGCCCACCCGATCACACGCATATGGGGGGGTCGGCCGACGCACTGGGCTCTGGCAAAGTTGACGACACCTAGGCAGTGGCGGGGTTGGCGGGCTGCTCGTTGAGGATATTGAGCGCTGCAAAGCCGCCACTCAGAGGCGTCGACTGCTCCCCGTACTGCGAGAGAGCGTTGCCGGCGAGGCCGAAAAAGGCGCCAGGGTTGGCGCGCGGCTTGGTGGTACGCGCACGGGCCGTACGCCGCCCCGTCGGCGGTTGCGCGATGCCCCGGAACCCCCGCCGTTGTTGTTTGCCGCGACCGACTGTCTACCGCCGGTTGCGCGCGCATAGGCCGTAGAAAGCGCGTCGGGTTCCATGCCCAAGAACGCGCCGTTGCCAAGGAAAGAATCGGGATCGTAGTAGGCCATGGTGGACGTGGGCAATCGAGCGTGTCGCGAAAAATCGACGGCGAGAAGAGTGGTGGGAGGGCGTGCTGCTTTTGTCTACGAATGGGTTCGGTCTTTTGGCGCGCGCCTGCGTTGGCATCGCACGACGCGACGCGACGCGACGCGCCCACCGACAGCACGCCCACACAGAGAAAGAAAGAGAGATCGCCCCTCCCCTCGACGCACGCGTCCCTTTTTCGGTTGAGTTTCTTTTTTTTTAATTTTTACTAGTTTTATGATTTTTCGTGATTTTTTATGATTTTGTGGTTTCTTTCTGTTGCAGTCTTTTTTTTGGGCCGTGTGTCGCGTGCGACGAGGCCACCGAGAGGTCCAGAGCGGGAGGCCGAGCGCGCACACGGGCAGCAAGTCGACGGGGGCACAGAAAGTCAGCGGCACCCGTAAAGACAGAAGAGTCTGTGCGCAAGGCGCCGACCCCCATTTTCGCGTGGGAAAAAGATAGACGAACAAAGCGCACCTGCTGTACGATCGGTCCAACAAGAAAAAAAAAGCGTCGCCGTAAAAGTTGGTACAAAAAAATTAGCAAAAAAGAGAGTGCGGGGGAAGGCGAGATTGATGGCGCGCCGCGTCGTCGCCACAGCCGTTGACCCCAACGACCGCGCGTGCACGGGCGCATCGAGACCGCCCGCCTGGATGCTGTCCGAGTGCGCCGACGAGGCCGAGGCGGCCCATGTACGCGACGCCTACCGCCTCGTGCGCACGGCGGCCAACGGCGACTGCCTCTTTCACAGCGTGCGTCTGGGCCTACTGAGCGTGCCCGACTCGGGCGCACCAACGTCGGCACGTCTGCGCGAGGCCGTCGCCCGCACCGTGCTCGACCGACGCGATCCCATGGCCTCGGCGGCGCTGCTCCTGTGGCGCGACGTCCTCACCGCGTCAGACGACCCCGACGTGCAGCGCGACTATGCACACGCGCGCGCCCTCATGGGCGAACGTGCACCGTTCACTGACGCTGCACGACGGTGTGTCTACGAGGCCATGCGCGACCCATGTGTCTACTGGGGGGACGACTATGCCATAAACACGCTATCGCGTCTCACCGGCGTGGACATTCTCGTTGTCGCCCGCAGCACCGGTCCCAATGGCGGTGCCGACGTCTGCCGCGGGCGCCTCACGGGCACACCCACGGGCGCAACCGCCCGCTGGCGCATTGTGTTGTGCCTCGACGGTGCTCACTATCGCCCACTGGTGCGTCGTCTCGACCCTGTGCGTCGCCGGCATCGTCATGGCGCCCACGTGGATCGTCCAACTTATGTGGGCGCCTTTGGCGCGCATGTGCCGCGCTTTGTGCGCAGGGCCTTTGCCGCCGTGGCCAGGGATGCCGCCACCTCGGCGGCCGCACGGGCCGCACGACGCATCGACCCCTTGGCCCGCTAACAAGTCGTCGAGACGCCGACAGGCGTGCCCTCTTTTATTTCGTTTTTGTTTCTTTGCTGCGAGACAGTGATCACGCGCGGCACCGTGTTTTTTGCACGTATGCGCCGCCAGCGCAAATAAAAAAAGGATGGGTCCGAATGGTGATTGTCTTTTTTTTTCAAAATATATTTTCGCAAGCCTTTCCCGCCCATCATCCAGCGCTGCCCATTTGGGCCGTCGGCGCAGAGGCCACAACAATGTACAAGGAAAAAAAGAAGAGCCGGCAGGCGTGTGGTCTGCACAAAAAGAGGACCGACCGCAATATAGGGCACGGGGCGAGTCTTGTAGCCGATCGAGAGCATGCAAGGCGTGCGGCAGTGCCGTCCCTGGGCGAGACCAAAAAGAGAGAGAGAGAAGCAGCACTAGGGCAGGGTCTTGGGCACCTGCGGCACGCCGCCGGGCGGCAGCAAGAGGGCCGCGGCCACGGGCACCTGCCGACTGTTCCACGGCGGGAGGCCAAAGCCAAAGAGCGACGCCATCTGGTCGAGCACGGCTGTGGGCGCGCCGGGGTCCGTGTCGAGGCCCTGGCACGCCAATGCCAGGTCGGGAGGCGCACGCAAGAGGCGTGCCGAGCCCGATGTTATGATGCCGCACAAGAGACGCGCGAGACCGTCGGCGGTGCGCGCCGGGTCGACGGCCTGCCACACGCGCAAGAGGCTCTCGGACGTCGGTGGATCAAAGGCCTGGACAAAGACCTCTTGCAGCCGGTTGTAAAAGGCGGCCCGCGCCTCGGGCGTGGCGACCGCTGCGTCGGCATCGGGCGCAGGTTGGTCGGGTCCGGCCAGGGCGGTCCACAGGGCCACAAGATCGTCGGGCGTCGCCTGCGGATCAAAAACGGCACGCGCCAGGGGCCACCAAAGTGCGCGCATGACCCGCGCCGCAGTCCACGCCTGGATGACGTTGGAGGTCGCGAGCGGTACTGCGATCGACTGGCCCGTGCGACCGCGCAGGTCCCACAGTGCCGCCGCGAGCAGGTAAGGCGCCGAGCGGGCATTGTTGACGAGCGCGACGGGTAGCGCCCCAGAGATTCGCGCGGCCTCGGCGGGGTTGTCGAGCATCGACGCTGCGCGCATAAACTCGTAGGCCTGGAGCATGGTCGTGCGGTATGTGGCATTCAGTCGCTCGACGTTGGCCGCTGCCTGTAGCGCGCGCAGTTCGACGTTGCGTGCGGTGACCGTCTCTTCCACGGCAGCGGCGGCCGCGCCATACTGCTGGCGTCGCGGTTCATCGAGGCTGAGCGTGGCGAGCGCCGTGTCAATGTCATTGATGACCTGTGTGGCCTCGTCCAGCACCTGGCGCACGGGCGCCGCGCGACTGTCTTCAACATAGTCTGACGCGCGCTGCGCGGCCTCGGCGGCAAAGCGCGCAAAGACAACGTCGGACGGCGCCATGTAATAGTAGTAGGGCGGACTGGCGGCAGAGTTGGCGCCCTCGGGCGTGACGGCCTGTTCGGCCAAGTCGGCCAGCGCCAAGAGCCCAAAGGTCTGCCAGCCGAGGATGCTCATGGCGTCTGTGCCGGCAGCGCTGGGCGCTGTGGCGGCGACCGCGCCCAGCGCCTCTTGCAGTCGGGTCGTGTCCCGGAGGAAGCGTTCCTGCGCTGCCTGCGCCTCGGCCTCGGCGCGCTCGGCGCGTTGAAGCGCGGCGACGAGTTGCTCCCTCAGCGTGACCACTTGGCGCTCCAAATCCTCGTAAAGAGCGGCTTCGCGTATATCCTGTTCGAAGCGCTCAAACATCTCGCGGCGCGCCTGATAGCGCGGGTCGTCTTCGATGTTGGCAAATTGGACGTCGGCCAATTCGCGCTCGAGTTGGTTCACCTGCTCGATGAGTCGCGCGCGCTCGGCGTCGACGCGGTCGAAACCGGCCCGGAGGCGCTCGACCTCGGCCACGGTCTCGGCCAGTCGCAGGCCCACCTGGCTTTCGAGGAGCACGCGCGTGTCGGCGATGGGCAGCGCCTGGCGTATTTCGGCCGGGATGGCCGACAGGGCCAGGTCCAGTGCCGCCAGGCGCTCTTCTTCGTCTATCTCTTCAGCCTCGGCCTCCTCGGCCTGCCGCTGTTGTTCTCGCTCTTGTTCGGCAGTGGCCGGCGGAGCGACGGCACCAGCGGCAGGGCGGCGCCTGGGGCGGCGTCGTGCAGCGCCAGCAGGCACCGTGGGTGTCTCGGGCGCCTCGCGGCGCTTGCCGAGAACCGACGCCGGCGGCAATTCTGCCTCTTGCTCCATGGCACAGCGTCTTTAGAGATGTGTGCGCAGCGACACCGCAAGCAAAGGGACCAACGCAATAATAACAACAATAACAAACGCAGATCGAGAAATGGCCTGGCACTAGAAAGAAAAAATCGAGAAACCCGACAAAAAGAGTCGCCAACAAAAAAAAGGGGGGGGTGTCGCAAAGGTCGGCGAGGAGCGGCGGGCGTCGATGGAGCGGCGGCAGCCGGTTCGCTCTATTTGATCCAAGGCGGCACAGACGCATTCCGTCGGCCACCCGACAGCGGCGACTGGCCGGCACCCCGCACTCCTGCCATTGGACCTCGCAATGGGGGCTTGTGTCGACAATTTGCTTTTGCAAAAAAGGAAACCGGAAAAAGGCGCAATATCCCCACTTTTTATTATTGTCCATCGAGACCAAAAAGAAAGAGGCGTGCCAAAAAGGGACGCCAAGAGCGACACCCACATGTTGCACAAACAAAGGACCGAAAAAACCAAGGAACCCAATCAGGGTCCTTGTGCTCATGGCGATGACGACGGCGGAGCGCCAAATTTAAAAAAAAAAGAGAAGCGGCTACGAGGGGGCGCGTCCCCGCCGTTGTTGCTGGCGTTGCTGTTGGGCGCCCATAAAAGCAACGGCGGTTATGGCGGCCTCCTCGGCGCGCGTGGTGCCCCGCTCCCGGTAGCCGGTGATCTTGGCCGCGGGGCACGTCGTGCCGGCCCCGAGCAGCACGCCGTCCTTGCAGTCCTGGCGCTGCTTCTTTTTGAGGTAGACCTTGGTCTTATGGCCGTCAGGGTGGATTTTGTAGTAAAAGCCGCCGCCGCGCGGTCCGACCTCGACGTCCTTGGCCACGGGCTTGAGCGCGTCGGGCCACGGCGTCTCGCGCACCTCGGCGGCTGCCAGCGCGCCGTTGGCCGCCAGGAAGCGGTAGGCTGCCTCCAAGGGGTCGGTCGCTGTCGAGGTTTGTGATGATTGCGATCTCATCGCCAGCGCGGTCCCAACAAGGGGTGTTGCGGTCGACGCTGCAAAAGGCACTGCCGCCGGAGCGCCGCCGACACCCAGCCGCGGCGCCATTGTGCGCGGTCCAAAAGGCGCCGCCACGGGCCGCGCACCGAAAAAGGTGTCCATTCCTTTTTTCTGGTGATTTTGTTGGTCTTTTCTTTTTTTTATACGCTTTGTTGGCGACGGCCTGGGTGCCGGGCGGTCGGTCGGGTTTCCTTTCGATGGCGCATCCTTTTGGCCCATCGCCGCGCGTTCGCCGTCAGGCGCACCGTGCGGGCGATCCCACAACGGGCATGCTAGCGCAAAAGGGGGACCCGTCTGCAATGCCTCTTGTCCGCGCCCATAGTTGTCAAGCGTGTTCATGGCCAGCAACCACAAGGTTGCCTCTTGTCAGGTTCGGTGGCCGGTGCGCGTGTGCATTCCCATGCGCGGAAATGGCTCATTCGATACGCAAAAAGAACTCAAAAAAAAAGAATTCGCACGTGCTCCGAGACAAAAACGGGGAGAGGAGAAAGACAAAGTCGACCCGCATGCCGCCGCACAGGGTGACCCTTCTAAAAATTATTTTTCAAAAAAAAGTCAGGAGGCGAATTGTCGACATTATTGGAATAGCCAATGACAAACTTGTCGCTTGTCGACAACCACAACGAGAAAGACAAAAAGTGAGCGCCCAAGTGCTAGAACCAGACCCCGGCCCAATTCTTTACGCAGACCTTTGGCGCCGTGTCGGCCCGCCCCTGGACTTGTTCGCGGATCAAATTTTTGCCCCTAACTCGGACATACAAAAAATACGCCGTCGCGGTCATTGGATGGAAAGCCCTGTGCAGATGGAACCCGCCTTTGCCGTCCCGTCGCCAAGGCCACCAACAGCGACAACAAAACCAACGGCAAAGACAACAAAGACCATGCGCCATCCGACCGCCAAGAGGTCGCTGTCCGAAGGCGACCTCGCCAGGGCGACCACCGCGCCGCGCAAGCGGAGACGCACGCCAGCGCTCGGCATTGTGCTCGTGAGCACATCCGACGGCGCGACCTTTTCCCTGGACGTGTCGTCGGGCGGACGATTTGCCACGCGGTTCCCGCACTCGCACCTCGTCTTGTCTGGCGACGGCATCACCGACGACCACACCGACAATGTCAATGGCGACACCCATGTCGACAATGACGATGCCGTCCAGCGTCGGTTGAACCTTTCCGATGTCGACCGCGTTGCGTTTGCGCCCGTCTACGCCTATGCGGCCTTTGACGGCGCCGACTTTGGACCACGCGGAGCCCTTGAAATCAACGGCCTCGTCGCGTCGGCTCTGGCAATGTGTGTGGACCGTCTCGATGCCGTCGATGCCGCCGCCGCAGCACTCGGGGTGCCCGAGGTGGCCGCCATGCTGCGTGCATGGGCCAAGGCCGCGATGCCGTGCCTCGCAGATACGGGCGACCGCTTGCGCATTGCAGCCGCCGAGGGCGCGATCGAGGTCTCTTGCGTCTGGCGTCCCAGAGACCGCGACCTCGTCGAGCGCGCCCTCGGCGTCCAGGGCGCCGAGCAGTTTTGCGCCGACATGTTTCAACACCAGTTGGGCACGACGCAATCACACCTCGTCGTGCGCATACCCCTACCTCGGTTTGACCGACCCTTGGAGGTGCCGCCTCTGGCGACCGTCGACGCGGGCGACGCTGTCGATGATCCCGAGTGGCTGGCCTTGGATGCACCTCTGCGCGGATGGTTGCCATTCCTCGCGGCCACGAGCCACCTCGACAATGTGCCGGGTGCGTGCGAGCGCGTTCGCTCAGCGTCAATCGCCTACGGGGACGATGACGTCCTCCAGCGACCGCTCAACGACTTGCGTCTCTTGGCGTACGAGATGCCGTCGCGCGTGTGCACAGACAACCCCTACCACATTGCCGCCACGTTTTTATGCTGTTTGTATGGCGTCAACGCGCGGTGCGCGGTGCGCGCCATCAGGGCTGCGACCGACGGCGACATGGGCCTTGTGGGTCTGCTCGTGGATGCCAACGCCCGGTACGGCTCGCGCATGCCACCGCCACGGGGCGGGCACGCCAACGGACCTCGGATCGAGATGCTCCTCACCGACCACTACCTCGGCGGCCTGGGCCTCACCGGAAGCGACCTCTATATGGTGGACAATGCAATCGCCCTATACTATCGCGACCACGACAGGTTTCGGCAGCACTTTCCGCCCCTCGACTAAGTCTACAAAAAAATTAAAAAAAAAGAATTTTTACCCCCCCCCCTTCGCAATGATCGTGCAAAAAAGAGTTGTCTCACGCCCAAATGGCCGTGTGTCGTGTCGCCAGACACTTGGTGCTGGCTGCTGCGGGCGCCCTGGTTCTGCCACGCACGCCTGCAACGGGCGCGTTGCTTCTTGTTTGTGGAGGCAGGTTGGGATGGTTGCCGCTCTAGGGCACAGTCGTGGCCAGCGCCCAGTCTGCTTTTGGCGCGCGCTCCCTTTTCTCTCTTGGTTCTTTGTGGTGCACGCCCCCACCACCAAGAGCGCGCGCCTGCCTGGTTGGCGCAAGATGCGGGACCACAAAAAGATTCAAACCCGCCGCCGGCTGTATTTTTCTTTTTTTTTCAGAAAAAGAATACTTTTTTTTAAAAAATGTTTTCAAAAGGCATTGTTTGAAAAGACCATTGCGCCTCATAGGTTCTGGGCACTCTCTTTTGCAAAGAAAGTGCGCATCGGCACAAAGGGCCGTGCCCAGGGTAAATGCATCGCGGCGGCATTGAGCATCGGCAGCAGCGGCCTCTTGCGCTGTTTTGCCTTTGCATTTATTTTGCCCCCAACGGGCTTTTCTCATGCAACCAATAAAATCCCATCTTTTTTTTCTGGCAAAAAAAAGACAACAGCAATGTTGCCAAAGGAAAAAAGGCGGGCCTGCTCAACGGGCGGTGCAGGTCGCAACGCGCACCCGCAGACGGGAAAAAAAAGGGGCGGCATGCCGGCCATGTAGAGGGTCCCATGCGCTTGCGAGTGTGAGTGTCTCTTGTCACCAAGGCGCACATTCGGAAAAAAAACAACACAAAAGGGCGGTCTCTCTGTCCGGCGCCGACCATCGCAAGGAAAACCGCAACTCGCCACCGTCCCGATCTCGTTGAATCGCAAGACCAGTCCGACCGACGGAACCGCAAAAAAAGGAAACGAAAGGACCTTTTATCGCGCGTCCGTCCTTGGGAGAAAGAGGATGCCGAGCGGTGACGAAGGCGACATCGAGACCTTTCGCGACGTGCGCTGGTCGCCGGCGCAGGCGCACGCCGCGCGGCTGGCCGAGGCCGGTCACAATCTGCTGCTGTCGGGCAGCGGCGGCGCCGGCAAGTCTTTTCTCCTGCGCTACATTATTGCCGCCAAGCGCGCTCAGGGCAAGACCGTGCAGGTGACCGGCAGCACGGGCATGGCCGCTGTCAACGTGGGCGGCACCACGCTCCACCGCGTGCTCGGCTGTGGCCTCGGCGCCGAGCCGCTGCCCGCGCTGCAGGCGGCTCTGGGCACGCGGCCCAAGGTGGTGGCCCGGTGGCGCGCCATGGACGTGCTCGTGGTCGACGAGATCTCGATGGTCGACGCCGAGTTCTTTCACAAGTGCGACCAACTGGCGCGGTGGATGCGCGGCCGCATGGACCGCGCCTTTGGCGGCATCCAGGTCATACTTGTGGGCGACTTTGCCCAACTGCCGGCCATCGTCGATCGCACGCCAGCACCTGGCGGCGCCGAGCGCCCGCAGTTTTGCTTTGAACTGCCGCTGTGGACCGACCGCGCGCTCGCCCTCCAGGTGGTCGACCTGCGCACGGTCTTTCGCCAAAAGGACGACACGCTCGTGGGCGCGCTCAACCGCATGCGCTTTGCCGAGCAGACGCCCGAGGACGAGGCCCTGTTTGCGGCGCGCGTCGGCGCCGTGCTCGCCACCGACGACGGCGTGGAGCCCACGCGCCTGTGCCCGCTCGTCGCCCAGGTGGCCGCCATCAACGCCGCGCGGTTGGACGGCCTCACCGGCGAGTCCGAGACCTTTGCCTCCAAGTGCCCGTGGCGCCTCGACGAGGGCGTCAAGATGACGCCCAAGATCGAGGCAACGCTCAACGCCCACCGGGCAGTGCTCGAAAAGAATGCGCCCGCCGCGCCCTACGTCCACCTCAAGGTGGGCGCCCAGGTGGTCCTGCTGGCCAACCTGGACGTCGAGCGCGGCCTGGTCAACGGGGCGCGCGGCGTCGTGCGCCGCTTTGCCACGGCGGTCGAGGAACAGGAGCGCGCAAGGGCCGCTGCCGATGCCGCCGCGGAATGCGATGACGATGGTGACGACAATGGCGGCAACATTGTCCGACAAGGGCCGGCGGCTCCGACGCTGCTCGAACCGCAGCCGGGTGACGACGGCGGGCGCTACCCCGTGGTGGCCTTTGCCTGCGGCATCGAGACCCGGATCGTGCCGCACAAGTGGTCCATCACCGAGCCCGGCGTGGGCACCGTCAACTATTGGCAGGTGCCCCTGCTGCTGGCGTGGGCCATGACCATCCACAAGTGCCAGGGCATGTCGCTGGACCGGGCCGTCATCTCGATGAGCGGCATCTTTGACTGTGGCCAGGCCTACGTGGCGCTGTCGCGCATCCGCTCGCTCGACGGCCTCTCGCTCGACGACTTTGACCCGCGCGCCGTGCGCGCCCACCCCAAGGTGCTCTACTTTTACCGCAACGGTTTCCGCGCCGCGCGGTCGGTGCCGCCCGTCGGGCCGCCGCTCGCCGATCTCCCGCGGCCGTCGTTGGCGCCGGGCGGCGGGCGGGGCCGGGGCAGGGGTGCGAGAGGCGGTCGAGGCCGCGGGGCCACGAGTTCATCATCATCGGGTTCTGGATCTTGGTCGGCAACGGCATCGGCGGCCGGCGGCTCCTTTGGTCGCGGAAGGGCCACCGGCGGGTCCACGTCGACGCCTTCCTTTACGGCGACAAGGGGCCAGAGACGTGGTGGCGGTCCATCGACGTCGATGATCAATGACGCCCTCTAACTCCCCTCCCTACTTTTTTTCTCAAAAAAAAGAAGATATATTTTTTCTGCAATATCTGTTGCCGGTTGGTCGTCTTTTTTTTTACTTTTCGCATGGCGTCGCCCTTGCGGCCATCGTGCGCCTCGGGCGGTGTGGTCACATGAATCGCGCAACTCGCGCCACGGATGGGTCCTTCTTTTTCTCCCTCGGTCATCGACCATGTGCTGCGCCGACGGGGTGCGCGTGGAGGAAAAACTTTCAAAAACATACCGGCAACACTCTGGCGTCGGCCTCTTTCTTTCCCAACATTTGTTTTTTACGATCGGCCTTTGGCAACGCAAAAGAACAAGGGTGGACCACGCGGGCGGCCCGGCGACTGCGGGCACAAGTGACGACGGCCACGACAGAAACCGACAAGACAAGGACCGCCCAAAGGACGCCGCTGCCTTGCTGCGTGACGCCTTGGAATGCGCGGGCTGGGACGGTCGGGTCGACATGCGCCGCCTGCTCCTGTGCGAATTCGACCACAATGCACGGGTGGTGCGCGCCTATATTGCAACGCGGCCGAATCGACCCATCGTCCTCGGTGCCCCATGCCACGCCTTGCTCTCGCCGTGGTCCGCGGGCGCCGGCCGCGGGTGGCGCGTGGGACGCGTGTCGGCCACGGCGCACACGCTCGCCGACGTGCTGCCGCTGGACGACGTCAGCGCTCTCGCCTGTCTGACCGTGTCGGCGAGGTACTGGTCGGTCGACCCGTGCCGCGAGTTTGTGAGCGATGATGGCACCCTATGGCGGTCATCCTGGCTGTCGACCGTCACCGACGCCATCGTGGACGCCACGGAACCGTTTTATGGGCAGGTGATCACACGCACCCTCGCGTTGGCAAGGGCACTGCTGGGCCTCTACAATGCGCGCGCCCGTGACCACGTCCTCGGCCGACTGGACGGCGATGCGTGCCAAGGCGATAGTCTTGGGTCGCCCGACCTCGCGCGGGGTCTCGCCACTTACGAGGCAATCGTCGCCGCGTGCCCGCCGCCTCTCCGCCGTCCCTGCAACTGTTTCAGTGGCGATCGTTGTTTGTGCTGCCCTCCCACCCAGCACGCTGACCCCATTCAGTCGGCAGAGGCGCGGTTAAAGTTGCTGATTTCGTTTTTGCAGCGGCTCTACGAGACCCCGCCCATCTACAGCCAAATCATTGCGCCCGCCGAATACGCCGCCCTCTGTGCCCACTCGGCCCTCTTTGGGCCTTCCTCTTCTTGACCATGTGCTTTGGGCGGGGCGCGTAAAAGGAAAAAGCATAAAAAGAAGAAAAACCCCATCGGCTCGCTTTACGGTCCGCACAACCGTTTTTTCCTTCTCGTACCGACCCTTGGCACCAAAAAGATGCGTACGTTGGCTTTTCCGTCTTGACACTTTGCTTCGGGTGCCGGGCCACAGTACCGGCGGTCCCGGCGGATGGATTTTTGTTGGTCGATCGACACTGACAAAAAAAGGCAGGGTGCCCAAGGGCGACGCTCAATGCATACTGTGCCCAGTGCCTCATACCTTGGCGACTGGCCGGCCCAATTGGGCACGAGTCCAGCAAACTGGGCCACAACCAACTCAACTTGCGGCGGAAGCCGAACCCGGCGGTGCCACTTTCCAAATTGCAAATCGATTGCGCACAAAAAAGGCACAGTCGGCGGTGTCCAGGGCCACGCTCGGGCTCGTGTTTGCATACTCTTTGTGCATGATGGCGCACGATTTATTGGCGATTTTGTAAAAAAGAGCGGCGTCGCTCGGTTTGATGCCCACCAGAGGTCGAGTTTGGCATTGATCTGGCTGCCCGATATCCGACTGGCGATGGACCTGCCTGGCCTCCGGGTCGCGAGCCATTGAGCGGCATTGAGCACGGCCGCGACGGCACCTCAGAACCGGCAATGCGCCCCCAAGGCGCGGCAGAGGGGAAAAAATGCGCACCTGACAGTCATTCTAGTATAGTGTGGCACAGGGAGAGCATTGTCCACCATCAGGCGGGGCGCGTGTTGTTGTGGACGGATACCATGTCGCAAAGCGCCACACGGTCGGGCCGCAAACGGGACGGTCTATGGCGGGCGGGGCCTTTCTCGGCGTCGAGGTGGCGGGCGGAGTGGTAGCGCCGCCGACGAAAAACGACGGCCACTGGTCGTCGTCGCCGTGCCACGGGACCGGACCGGGCAGGTCGTCCAGACCGATCTTTTGCCTGGCGCGCACGCGCTGTCTCTTTTGCGTTCGTGTCCTCGTGCGCTTGGCCTTTGCGCGCGCCGCCGTCCCCGTCTGCTGCCGGTCCTTGCGGTAAGTGCGCGCGGCAACGTCGAGCAATACGGCCGGCTGTGTTGGCTCACACACATCATCCGCTGCGATTATTACAGCGTCCTCGTCCACGGCCGCAACGTCGGCAGCGCACGCTGCAACACCCTCTATCTCATCGTGGACCGTGTCTGTCGGCAGTGCAGGCGCGCCATGCTCGACATAGAGATCATCAATGTGATCCCAATGCATGATGGCAGACGTCGCATCGGGCGGCCCGTGCCGCACCTGCTTTTCAGGCTGCGCAACGCCGTTGCCTGCCATTCGATGTGCTTGGTGCGCGCGCTGCGTCCTGTCGCGCCACCCGACTGCTGGGGCGCCAGGGACACGACGCTGGCCATTAGGCCCCAACAGTCGGGGGTCACACAGGGGGACTCATCGCCACGTGCCAGCGCCTGGTCGGCTACGGCGCGCCAGCAGGCGCGGTGAAAGACCACACGGCAGCCAGCCGTGCAGCGCACGCGTACCGAAGCGCACGCCGAGGCATCGACGCGGCCCAACCGCGATGGGCAGAGCGCGCGCCCGCATCGCGGATCCGCGCGATCGGACGGCGCTCCCACACGCGCGCCTTTCGTCGCTGCCGCCGCCACAACGGGTGACATCGTTCTTGTCGCTCCCGTCGTCGTTGCCGCTGCCGCGGCACGACGCCGCGGTGCCGGTTGCGCCTTCAATACGGCCTTGGCGGGCGCGGTGGCATCCAGTGCAATGCCATCGGCGACAGCCCGGCGCACGACGTGGCGCAGCCCCGCCCTGCGCGTCGTCACGCGCGTGCACGGCAGCAGATCCTCGCTGTTGGCCCACACGGTGTCGCACTCGACGCACGATGGATCGGCCGTCACGTGCCGGCAGCCGTGCATTAGGGTGCCGTCAGGGCAGGCCACAACGCTCTCGGCGAGCGTCGGGTCATGCACGCTGTATCGCCACCCAACGGCGAGCATGCAAGAGTCGCGCTGGGCGGTGTGGTGCCTGCGGAAGCCGGTATCGGCAACGAGCGCGCATACGGCCGTGTGCAGGCATTCGCCGGTGATCCGGGCCGCCTGTTGCAGCATGGCGTCGTACGGGCCGGCCGTGGGGCGGCTGTACGCGCGGCAATCCATATCGCCGTCGGCCTCGACGGCGTCATCGTCGTCGTCACCATTACGCCTGGTGCTGTCGCGGCCACGAGGCGCACCCGGTCCGTCGGCGAGGGACGCAGCAACCCAGTTTATACCATGGGAATGCGACCGGCTGGGCCATGACAAAAGGACGACGAGACGGTCAAAGGTTAGCGGCGATTGCGCGCCGAGCGCCGAGAGGTGCGCGGCCGCGTCGGCCTGGAGGCCAGGAGGGTCGTGAAGGGCAATTGCTGACACGATGCGCGTCCCGGCAGGTATGCGCCTGCCGACAAGGCCACGGCAGGCAGCGGCGGTCATGGCAGCGGCCATGGCAAAGGTGCGCCATGCGGGCCTGTAGCAACCGTGGATCTCTGCCACGAGAAAGTGCCGCCCCTCCACGAGAGGCGGTTGCGGTCTGGGCGCGCACACAACCGCGCAAGGGCGCTCGTTGATTTTGTCTCTGGCGCGCTGCTGCGTGGGGTGCTCTCTGTCGCCGCATCTGGCGATGCCGCGGTCGTCCCTTCCGCGGTTGTGATCATCCTTTTCACGATCGCGACGATCGTCGTGGGCGCGGTCGTCGGTATCTTTGTGGCGCTGCCGAGGATCGCAGCAGTCGTCGGTGCGCTGCATGATCTTTCTTTTTTTGGTATCCAAGAGGCCGCGACCCACTGCACTCTTTGTGGTCGTATCGGCACGGCGCCGTATGCGCCCGCGGTTCCCCTTCTTCTTCTTCTTCTGTTTGCTCTTTTTTTTCTGGATTCGGGACCAGGCCGTAAATAGGGCGGACGCAAGTCGAGGGGACGCACGCGATCGGTTTGCGCCGCTGCCATCGTTTTTGCCGCACGCCCATTCCCCCCGCCCGGCGCAATCACCTCGATAGCACGACCAATCGGGATACACGCACGCCAAAGGGCACAAACAAAAACCAAAAGCCGGGCACGGGAAATCCGGCAATTGGGCGGCAAGGGCATCTGCGACGGCAACATGTGCCCATTTTCTCCTCTCGGCGTGGTTCCTGTGCGCTGACAAAGGGCATGCCGCGGTGTAGGCTCTCGCGTGGACGGGCACAAGCGCATGCACGAGCCAATGGTAGGCATACAGCGGACCTCCCCTCCTGCTTTACGAATTGACATTTTTGCCCCCGTGTCCCCTGCTCCAACCGGCAGTTTGGAGATCAACGATCTGGTCGGTCGCATTGTCTGTCTGCTTTAGGGCAGTCGGGCCGAGCGCGCTGCGTGACCAAAAGGCGAGACGACAGCAAAGACGAGACTGAGCAGGCGCGTCCAATACATCATATATGATCCAATCTGATGGTCAAATGGTGTTTGGCCCGCGCATGCTGCGTTGGGACAAACAAGGCAAGAGACAGACGATCGGCGCAACACCCTGCGCGCAACAGCAGACAGCGCTCGTCCTTTATTAGCCTCGCATGGACACTTGCCTATTTCGCTTTTCCTGTTTTTCTTTTTTTTTCTCTTGAGCGACCACCAACGGGACCGGCTGCCCCCAAAGACCAAATGCTGTGTGGCGTCGACGCGCGAGGCCGATTGTCGTCGGCGTGCGAGCGCGAAAAAGCGAGCACCTACCGGGGCTGTGGTGAATTCGCACACGCGCTCGGGCGATTCGATGCACGCGCGCTGGCAGCCTCTGCCACCATGCCCTTGTTTTTTTTCTTTCATGCACGACGCTCGTGCACGCCGTCACCCCTCTGCCACCTAGATCCAGACATGGTTCTTTAGAGGCGGCTGTGCCGTCGTGGCCTAAAGCCTGATGGCGCCGTGTACAGGTCGCGCCGCGCGACTTTGGTGGCGTGCGTGGCTAGCGCCATCCGACGACTCCGGTCCTGGGCGCCGCGGACCCATGCCAGCCCGACCCAAACATTGCGCGTCCGCCGTAGGCATGGCGGTGGTGTGTCTTTTTGACCGCTGCGGTGGCGGCGGCGGTGGCCGCCGCCGTCGTGTAGAGGCCCCAGGGCCGCGCGGCAAAGCAACAGGCGCGCTCCGTGTGGCCGTACCGATGGCACGTGTGGCACCGGCTCAGCGGGCAGTAGTTTTGCGAGTGGCCCTCGCCGCCGCACAGGTAGCACTCGCCGTCAAACACGGTCCGCGGCGCTGCCACGCCCAGCGCGGGCGCCGACCGAAGCGCCCGGTCCGGCGAGCCCGTCTCGACGTGGCACTCGTAGGCAAAGACCTTGCTCAATACTGGGGCCACCGAGGGCGTATTGTTGGTAGTTGTAGTGTCGGCCATGGGACACGGCGTCGCCGACGGCACATCGTGACTGGCCGTGTCTGTCACTTGCATGGCGTCGCACTCGTCATTGCCTTCTTGAGTAGACGTCGCCGTCATGTCCGCCACCGTTGTCGTTGCCGCCGTTGCCTGCATGTCGTCCCTCGTATCCCTCTCTCTTTTTTTTCTTTCTTCTCCCCCAGTGTCTTTTTTACTTTCTCTCGTCCTCGGCCGGCGCGATCCGTTTTGCCCTTTTTGTGTGTGGATTATCTTGCGTGCGCCGACGACGATGCCGTCCCTCGTCAGCGGCGCCTAGGATCCCAGGCACGGTCGCTTGTGGGCGCGGGTTTTCCTTTTCCTTTTTGTTTAGATTGCGAAAAAAAAACGAAACAAAAAAAGAAAAGATGGGCGGCGCGCCAGACTGCGGCGCCATTGTCATGGTCCTCCATCATCGCGGGCAGGCCTTTTGACCCGTGTTGTTATTTGTCCAGCAATGCCATCTAGACAGCGGCGGCGCGCCTCTTTTTTGCCACCAAAAAGGGTGAACGTCGCCCCACAGCGTACGCGCATGCCAAAAGACCAAAGAAAGAGACCCAACACAAAGGGCGTGCGTACATTGGTCGCGGCGCAAAGGAATTATCTAGCCGGTCCGTGTGCGTGCATAGCGCAGGAACAACGACAACAACGCAAAAAACAATACAAAGCGCAAAGACGCCCGTAGCATTTTACGAAAACAAAAGAAGAGGCGAAAAGAAAACACGAGAGAGCCGTAGAGCAAACCCAACAGGGACAATGGCACATCGATCGGCGCACCCCCCGCGCGATATCGAGATGACACAACTGACCGACCATAATTCTACCGCATGGGACCGCCCCATCGACCACAATGACAGTGATAGTGACGGCGCTCTCGCCGACGAAAGCGCCATGGAGATGGCCGACGTGCGACGCTGTGCCACGCCCGAGCGCATGTGCGTCCCACGCCTCACGCGTCGCTGGGCCATGGCATGGGCCGCGCTGTCGGCGCTGGTCGTCGCCGCCCTCGTCTTTGGCCCCTGGTTTGGCAACGGGCTCGCGCCCCAGTACGCCCTCGTCGACCGCGTCCAACGGTGGCCGTGCACGGTGGTCAATCACACCGTGCTGGCGACGTGGTGGGGCCACAGCAACGCCCTGTGGCAGGTGCCCGGCGTGGGCGTGCGCCTCCTGCGCGGTGACGGATCAGAGGCCGACGCCGTGGCCCGCCCGCGCCTCTTGTGGCACCAGTCGTGGTTGGAGGCTGCCGTCGTCGCGCCCTATCTCGCTCTGTACCCGATCGGCGCAACGGCCGCCTGCTACGAGGACCGCGAGACGTACACCGTGGCCCTGCGCGACGATATTGACGGCCTGGGCGGCGAGTTGGTCGGGTGTTTGGTGACCACCCTTCTCGCCGGTGCCCTCGCCTTTTGGGGCGTCTACACGTTGTTGGGTCCCCGAAGCACCTCTTGATCTCCCTTTTCTCCGCCCCATCGGCCTTTTCATCTTGTTGTCGTATTGTCTTGCGACGAGAGTGCTCTTTTTTTATTGCAAAGACACTGGACCCCTGACGCCGACTTGCTTTCATTCTTTCTAGCACTCTACGCTTCTCTTTCGTTGCCATCGCCTTTTTTTAATTCACCAGAGAAAAAGGCACATGTCTTTTTATATAGCGCCGTTGCTTGAGCGGCGCGCACGCCACCGCGTATGCGGGTGAGACGGTCGCGCACACGGGAAGCGCGGCTAGGTGCGAGCGGAAGAGATGTCGACAGCGCCGGTGCGTCCCGATGTCGCAGCGGCGTGCGAGGACTCTCTGCGCATGCGCAGCACCACGCCGTATGGCGCACGCACGTCAAAGCCATCGACATGGCACGCCCCATAGTCATCCCAGTGGCGCGCAATGTCGTCGACGATCTCGGTCGTCACGTGGGCGACGTTGGTGGCGCGCAGTTCATCGCTCTCGCGCGCAATCCTAGCCCACAACCAGAAATGGTTGCACAGGTCCACAAAAAAATGGCGACAAAGAAACCACAAATACGCGACGGTCAGACGACGGGCGGCACTGCATGCGGCGGCGGCGGCGGCAGCGGTCCATATGCATGGTGTGGGTTGCATACTTTTGGCACGAATAAAGCGCGGGCACGTTGTGGTCGCTGCACGTGTAGGTGCATGTCTCGATGGGGTCGTGCTCGTCGACGACGCGCGACGTGCGCGGGTAGGTCATGGCCGCGTAAAGAGCCTTGTGACGCGCAAAGGAACCATGGCGTGAATGGAAAACGGGCGCGTGGGTGTCGGTCATTCTTTTCGTGTGGGGTTTGTTGTGGCTTGGACTCGCCTCTGCGCTGTGCCGACGTACAGTTCCCGTTTTTTTATTGCCTGCAGCCAGCGAGGCTGTGCCATTCGGTTCGTTATTGCCCTCGCTCGCCCTCATTGGTCGGTTGCGCCACCACGGAACTCTACAGAAACAAAAACAAAGAGAGATCACGGCCCGCCGCCACGGCAACAACCCAGAGGCCTCGCCTGGTTTGGCCTTTTTGTTTTTTTGTTTCGACAGCATCTCTGACAAAAATACATGAGCGAGGACAAAAACAAGGGCAAAGACTTTTTTTTGGTCGTCCTCTCTTTCTCTCCCGCAGCCAAAAAATCGCACCCGACAGGCAGCGACGGCCCGCCGTCCTTTTTTTGCTCTCGCCGGGTTTTCTTGAGAGGAGCGTCGCTTTTCATCTTCATTTTTTCTTTTTTTTACTTACTTTTTTTGCACTTTTTCAATAGAATGCAAAAAAAAGAAGGGATAGTGCATGACGCTGCAGTGGTTTGTCCCGTGCGCGTACCGGCATCGACGGCGGCTTCACATTGTGGGTGACTGGATCCCTAGAGGGCCGATGCGAGGCTGGGCAGACACGGGTCGTCCAGGAGCGGGCAGTCGCACTCGTCCGACAGGGACGACTCGTCAGACAAGGACTCGTCTGTCGCCGCCCTACTGTCTCGTCTGCGATCACTGTCGTCGACGGGGTCACTGGTGCTGTTGTTGTCGCTGTTGTTGTCATCGCCGGTATGATCGCGTTGGGAGGCATGTCGGTAGTGGGAATAGCGGCGGCCTATAGTCTTGCAGTGCACCGTGTAGACGCCGGCACCGGCCGTGCGATCGACGGTGACCCGCGTGGCCGAGCGCCAGGAGCCACCGCCGCCGCCCCCGCTGTCAGCCACCAAAGACAGGGGGGCAGCAGGCCGGTCGCGCCGTGGTGCCATGACGTCGAGCACGACGGCGATGGTCGGCATAAAGAGCGGCCGCAGGTGTTCGCGCCGAAAGCAGCCGCCATTGTCGAGCGCCTGCCGGAGACGCCTCACGCTCCAAAACTGGAGATAGTCCTTTTCGATGCACTCGGCGCGCACACGCCCGTGGGGGTCGAGAGCCGCACGCGCTGCGGGTTCATCTCCCGTATAGACGCCACCTCTGTTGCACCCATGACGGCTCTTGTCGTGGGCCTCGCCGTCACCATTGCGGTTGCCACCACCGTCGTCGCCGTCGCCCTTGTCGTTGTTGTCGTCGTCGTGCTTGCAACACGAGCGCGCCATGAAGGTGCTGGTCGTGTTGTCGTCGTCGTTGTTGTCGTCGTTGTTGTTGGTACCGTCGTCGGCAGCGGCATATGGGTGGTGCCGCCGTGCGGCGCGCGCGATCGCGGCCAACTCGCAGCGGAGGCGGGCAAACTGGAGCACGACGCCCGGCGTCCACGGGATGCGCTTGACGAATGTGACGTGGTAGCGCCGTGGCACCGCCGCCTCGGCGCCGTGGTTGAGGCAGGTGCGCACGCGCAGGCTGTAGCGCCCGGCGGCGAGGTCAGCGGCGAGTGCCTCCCGATCGGCATCGCCGTGCGTGCCGGGTCGGGCGCCCACGTCGACGCTGCCCATGGCCGCGGCGCGATGGGCCGACCGGCTGCACGAGTCGGTGCACACGAGGCCCAAGGTCTCTTCGAAAAACTCGCGCGCCGCCGCCTCCTCCTGGGTCTCGCCCGGTTCGATGCGGCCGCCAAAGTCGCACCATCGATGAGTGCGCCTCGCACGGCGCGCGCTGCCCGCCGCTTCCATCGGTGCGCCCGCCAGATTACGTCCATCCTGTCTGTTTAGGGTAGTGTCCTCGTCGCCGTCGATTGCACCATCTTGTGGATTGATGGCGTTGGCATGTATGCACCCCTCGCCCACGCCAAGGCGAGTGTGTCCGAGTGCACACTCGCCCTTGTCGTCCCCGTTGCAAGAGCCGACCGCCGCGGACAACGCGCGGACAATGCCACCATCTTTTGGTCGTGGCGGGGGCGAAAGCGCTACGGGCGTTGCCATGGATGTCGGCGGTCCCATGTTGTCATAGTCGAGGCGGGCGTCGGCCGCGCCACCCGACTCTTTGCCGAGCAGGAAAAACAGTTCGCCCGTATGTGGCGCCACGGCGTAGCATAGTACGCTGGCACCCGCAGCAGCCGTTGTTGTCGTAGTTGTTGTTGTCGTCGTCGTCACTGTTATTGTCGGCGATGGGGCATCGTCGTCCTGCGGGCCATTGCTGTCGACGTCGCAGATCTCGTTGTCACATGCAACAGGCGATCGGGTTCCCATGTTCCTCGTGGCCGAGGTGCGCCCTCCCGTTTTTCTCGGTGGGCGTGCGCCAATCGCGACCGCGAGGGACTTGGTCCACTCTGGCAGGCGCTGCCCGCCGCCGCCACTCCCCTCGGTGCCGGTGCGCTCAAACCTGCGGCCGCGATCCGCCTCCAAGGAACCGGCACCGAGGAAAAGAAAAGCGACCCCGCGGCGCACAAAGGGGAAAAAAGGCAATATCAAGAAAAAAAAAGGGAATCCGCGCGGCTCTGCGCCGACACCAACAAAAGACGGAGGAGGCCAGGTTGCGCTCGGGTCGCGCTCTCTCCTTGTTTCCTCTCCCTCCATTTTCATCTAAACCGGGCGTCGGCCAGGCCCTCTCTTTTTGGTGCCATCTTGCCCTCTTTCTTCTTTAAAAACAAACCTGGGCGGCGGCGACCCTCTCCTGCTCGATCGCGTGGTTCCTTTTCGGCTGGCTCAGGTGGGTCTGTCGTGCTTGGCCTACCCTACTCTGTGCGCCGACGCCCCCCCCCCCATCTACACTGGCAGAGGAAAAGAAGAAGAGAAGAAAGGACCGCGCGCGCGTGCACTTGCGACACGGATTGGATGACCGAACACGCACGGACGACGCCGCGCATGCACGCACAGGGCCGGACGGTGCTGCCGCCGCCGCCGGCCTTTGGCCTCCTCCCGTCGCCGGCGCCTCGCCAACCGCCCGAGCCAATCTTGGGCGCGGCGACCCCGCAGCCTCACCCGCCGCAGACGCTTGTCCACCAACAGCAACAGCAGCAACACCCACAACAGCAACACTCCCTCGCCGCAGTACGGGTCGAAATTGCCGCGCTGGCGGCGTCGGTCAACAGCGCCATCGTGGGCATGCAGGCAGCCGTCGACGGCCTCACGGCACGCTTGGCACGCCTCGAAAAGCGCATGGCCGACGAGGCGCGGCGCGCGCTCGAAAGCCAGCGCGTCGTGGCCGATCACGTAGAGAGCCTGTGGCGCGCCATTGATGGCTCGCGCGAGGCCACCAACTGGTGCTGGGCGCGCATCACGCCTGCCGCCGAGGGGGTCGCGCGCATGCGCGTGCGCCTCGTGGGCCACCAGCACCACCAGCATCAGCCACCGCGCCACACGCACGACACACCCTCCGAGGCCGACGCCATTGCCTCGGAACCGGCGCTGGCCGTGCGTCTCGGTGACGGGGCCTGGCTGTGCGTGCGCTACCCGATGGTGCATGCGCCCGACGACGCCGGCGCCCGGTGCGTGTGGATGCGCACCACGCTGGTCGACGAGGCCGACGCCACCATGCGCCCCTACTGGATCAAGGCCTATGACCTCGACGCCCAGGTGGCCTTTCTCGCCGATTTCACCAACGTGCCGCCGTGCTTTGACGCCGAGCCGTTTGAGGATGGGGATGACGACAGCGATATCGTCGACACGGATGCAGATGACGACAGCGATCATGACGATGGTGACAATGATGACGAGCACAAACACACCGACAGCCGTGCCGACAATGCCCGCCGTGCTCGTCATGTTTGTGCAACGCCCGATAAAAAGGCTAGGGTCGATGCTGACGATGATGATAATGGCGGTGGCGACAATGAGCGCAGCGAGTCAACCGACAGCGAGGACGACCGTGGCCGTGTCGACGGTCGTGGCGTGCACAGAGACCTTGTCCCGGCGCCCATCCTGCGCGATGGCCCGCAGCCCAACGCCGTCGCGCGCGCGGATGATGACGATGATGATGACGACGACACGACCTCGACAGACGACGGGTTGCCCTAGACACTGGTGTCGCCTCTATTTGGCACTCTTTTTTTTTCTCTATGTTGTCTTTTTGATTTTAGGTCCGTTTTTTTTCTTTCGAGGCGACCGCGTGCGCGCGGGCTCGCCACCCCAGTAAAAATTGATACGGACAAAAAAAGATACCAAAGAAACCAAAACAAAAGTGGTAGAATGCAATTCACAAGATCTTCTTTTGCCCGCGCGACAGACAAGAGGCCCTGTACACAAAGACAGGCGACCACCGCGCAGACATTTCCTAAGAGCACAAAAGAGACAAAAGCAGAAAAAAGGCGAGTTCGCTGCGTAGAGACTGCACTCAGTGGCCATGGTCCGAGTCCATCACCGACAAGAGATTGAGCCAGTCGGCAGAATTGTGCTGTGCAGCGGACCCGGCAGTAGACTGACCGTCTGGCTGCCACCATTGGCCGTGGCCTTCAAAGTTTCGGTTGTTGTTGTTGTGCCCACTGCTGCCAGTATGGCCGGTGCCCTTTGCGCTACTGTCGCTGTTGTTGGCGTGCTGAGCGCGCATCGTGTCTGCCACAGGGTCGACGGGTGCCGGTCGTGGGGCAATGGGCACGGCGAGTCGATTGTCGTGCTGCGGTTGCATCACCATGGGCAGCGACCCCGCTGCCGGTGGACCAAAGGGCATGGCCATGCCGCCTGCGGCGCCGGGCGGCATGAGTACCGGTAATTGTTGGAGGAGCATACGCTGCGGCCCGCCGCTGGAGGATCCGAGCGCCGGGCACGGCAGTCGCACATAGGGGGCGCCAAATCCCGGTAGCATAGACGCGCCCTCGGGTGGACGCAGGTGCACAATGGGCAAAAGGAGCGATTCGCCCTGACGCGGCAGCAGCGACACGAGTGTGGCCATGTCTGTCACGTGTGGCGTCACCACCGACGACACCGTCGACGTCTGCGCGGTGGGCGCGTCGCGGCGCCGCTTGCTCGTGCGCGGTTTTTCCGTGGCCGCGGCACGCGTCGACGACGTGCCTGAATGCTTGGCGCGCTTCTTGGTCGTCTTTTCGCGCTTGCGCCCGCCGCGTGCCTGCTTGGTCGTCTTTGGGACCGGGGCCGCCTCAGCCTGCGCCACCTTGTCGCGCACCGACGCCACGTGAGCACGGTCTCGGTGACACCCTCGGGCGGCGCACCCACAACGACCGGATCGGGAAAGGCAATGGCACGACGACGGAGCGCCAAGAGATCGCTGGCGCCCTGCCTGTGTTGGTCCTGGTCCGTGTCCTGATCTTGACCCTGGCCATTGTCTTGGTTTGGATGGGGGTCTAGGTCGGTTCGAGGGCACGTCTCTTTTGCGCGGTCCACGGCGGGATCGGGCTTGGGCTGGCGCTCGACACTAAGGGCAGGGGCGGCAGACAGATCGCTGCCATTGTCCATCTCGTCCTTGATCGGATTGGCCGGCAGGGGTGCCGGTGTCGGCAGCAGCAGCAGTTGGGACAGAGAGGGCGACTTTGCAGACGATGGTGTCGGGCACAGACACTGTCGCCGACAAGGGCATCGTCACCGCGGTCAATATCGCCGATGGCATCATCAATGTGTGTGCCAGCAGCGGCAGTGAGAATATGCGCCGCGACGACGACGGGCTTGGGACAAGAGGTATACGTTGGCAGACCTTCATCCCTTGTCGGTGCTGGCGCTGCCGTCTGTGCCAAAGGCGCAGAGGCCTTGAGGAACCGTGCAACACCCGTGTTGCCCAGACGACGTGTGGCCGTCGGTCCCAACGTCGACGGCGGAGCCGGTGCCGACGGAGCAAAGGCAGATGCCCGGCGCGCCGCCGCTGCCGCCGCCGCGAGGCCGTCGATGCGCGCAGCGGCCGGGTTGCGCTCGACGGCAGACGGGGCCTTGGTGCGCGGCTTGACGGTGCGCAGGGCCTGCACCTCGCCCGAGGGCGCAAGGATCTTGTACTTGCTCTGGAGCACCGAGTGCGTGACCATCGAATGCTGCTTAAAGGAGCGCAGGGCGCCGCTCTCGCTCGTGCGCCCGACGCTGGCGCCGCTCTTGACATGGGGCCTGTTGAGGCGCACCTCAACGCCGCGCTGCTGGTAAAACCGGATGACCTCTTCAAACTTGGGCACGCGCCGGTCCTCGGGCGCCAGGTGCACCCAGTAAAAGGCGTCGGACAACTGTTCCGTCTGGGGCGGACTCAGACGCGCCGGCCCGCGGTCCTTGAACTCCTCCCGAAAGCGCGGGTTCGCCAGGTAGGCGTCGTTGTAGCGCTCCGAGCCCAATTCGGCGAGGCGCATGATGACATAGGTGCGCAGGGGCATCTCGGCCGACAGCACGATCTCGTCTTCGCCGATGCCGTTGGCACGGCACCGATCAACGAGCCCGGCGGCCTCGCGCTGCAACAGTGCCGGCGACATGGGTCCAATGTGTAGCGCGCGCTCGCGAAACATGGCGTCCTTGACGAGGAAGCGACGCGCCACAAGGGCCGTGCGCACGGCCAGCATGTGCCGCGCGTGCACGGCCAGCGACACCTCTTGTCCGAGGTTGACGAGGTCGCGATTCGGATCAAGGCAATCGAGCGGCTCGCCGCGCGCAGTCACCACCGCACGCGTGTCGGGCGTGTCGGCGGCATCGAGCGCGCGACGCACGCGGTCAATCACCGTCAAGCCGGCGGGCTCGCCCGGCGTGGGAATGGGGGCCACGGTAAAGGGCACGAGTGGACCGGTGGGCGGCGGGTTGCGCACCGTGAGAAAGACCCGCGTGCGGTCGTGCATGGGCACCTCGGACAGCGGCGCGCCAGCGTGCGCCGGGTTGATGCGCACCTCGTACTCGTCCGTGGGCGTCGGGGGCACCCCGTGCACCGTGCGCCCGTTGCGGTTGACCCACTCGGGCAGGCCCCACACAATGTCGTGCACATGGTGACGCAGCAGGCGGCAGTCGCGCTCGACGCCCTTTTTGTGCTCGACGTCGTCGATGATGTAGACGCGAAAGATCTCGCCTATGCTGCCGGCCTCGTCGGCATGACCCGAAAACTCGCGAGCCTCGCCCTGGCGCGGCGTGGCGCGCGTCCCGCGGTCAAACGGATTATAGTGGGAGCGGAATCGCACCGGGTTGTAGACGCGGCCGTTGAGCGGTTTGGGCGCGTCGCGATAAGTCGTCTTGGTCGGGTTGGACCGGCGCGCGACTGGGCGGCGCGGTTCGGGTGTGCGTCTCACGGGGGGTCTGGCGTCGGACGCCACAAGGGACGAGGCGCCCGGTCGGCCCGTCGGCGTTGGATGGTCCGTGGGTGATTGCTGTTGGTGTGGCTGCGGTTGGTGTTGTTCAGGCGGCGGTTCTGGGAATCGTGAGGCTGGCGAGCGCGTGGCGGGCTCGACCCTGCCTTGGCCACCCAAGAGGTTCTCGTAGAGGGCGCGATAGTCGTCGTCCGAGGCCGGCTGATGCCCCTCTTCCGCGGCCGAGGGCGCAAAGAGCATGCGCGCGATTCGTCGAGAGACTCGGGCTTGGCCGAGGGCGGTGCATCGCGATCACCGGTTGCCGATCGCGGATCGTCCATGTCGTCGGCTGATCGCTCGCGCGCGGGCGATCAGAAAGAGGTCGACGAAGAGGATCCAATAAACAAATAAATAAATAAAAAAGAAGTCGGTGCGCGGTCGGGCAAGTGCGAGGAGCGCCGACGGCGATTTCGGGCGGCTTTGGTTTCGCTCGATAGGGGTTTTTGTTCGCTGCGGTTTCCAAGAACGCCCCCTTGGCCACTCTCTCTCTCTCTCTCTCTCTCTCTCTTTTATGCAAGAGTGTTGTGCCTGCCTTTTTTCCTTCCAAAACAAGTGGGATGCCCCTGTGTGGGTGGCAAAAGAAAAAACGAGGGAAAAGAACGAGAAATATGGGGGGGGGGGAAGGAAAAAGGAGTGCGCGCGCGCGAGGTCGGGCCGAGTTGCGAGTCGTGCGCGGCCGGCCGGGCGCAGAGGGCGAGAAAAGGGGTGGGCGCGCGTGCAAAAGACAAAAGGGTGTGTGACAACCAAAAGGCCCGCCTGCGCGCGAAAAAAAAACAAAAGGACGCCAATGCCGAGACCCCGGAACCCCCACGGCGCCAGCCACTCTTTTTTCTTTTCTTCTTTGTCCCTAAAGCCTTTTTGCGATTGGTCTGAATTTTGTCGGGCATCCGGCCCATGTTGTTGCCATCGCCGCGAATTCCTCTTTTTTTTCCTTTGTCACACCTGCGCGGCCGCTGCCTCTCTCTCTTTTCCTCTTTTTTTTTGTCTTTCTTTGTCGTCGGCGTCCTTGTACATGCCGCCGATGGCTCCCCCCCCTCTTTTTTTTCCTTTTTCTCGCTAGTCTTTGTCCCAAAGCCCACGACGCAAGTTGTTGGGCCGCACTCATGACACCAATCATCATTACAATTGCAACAGTAGGAATGATTTAAAAAAAACAGAGGCTTGGGGTTGCTGATCCCCTTTTTGCTCTTGGCCGAGTTTTACGCGCACATTGCGATCCTTTCTTGTTTTTTGTTGTTGTTTTAAAAGGTTTATTGGGAGTGGGGGGGGGCGGCCACTGGCCTTTCATCGTCGGCAGAGGCCATAGTTGGTGCACGGCGCGCCGGTTCTTTTTTGTTTGTGTGTACGCCTGCCCCATCTTTCAAAAGGCTTGGAATTGGGCCCACAACACGCGCCGGCCGTTTTTGTTGCGAAAGACGTCGCAGGGGTAGCCGTGGCCGGCAGTACGCGCTGCCTGTGCTATGGCGTCTCTGAGGGTGCCATAGGTATTGCCTCCCGCGAATGAACGGCCGGTTTGAGGGTTGGTCCAGCGTATGGTGTAGTAGGCGGCCCTCTTGGTCATGTGGCTTGGTGGGCTCGTCAGACCGCAAATGACACCTGTCGACGGCCAACGCTTTGCTTTTTGGGCGATCAGATCCCTTTTCTTTTTCTCCTTCCCTATTTTCACATTGGTTTATTGTTGGGTTTTGCGGCCCGGCGGTTCAACGGCTGGCGAGCGCCAGTCGCGAAAAAAAAACAAAGACTGCTATCCCCTCTGCTCTTTACCTTTTCAATTTTTTTTTGAAGAAAAAAAAATGCAGCACGCAAGAAAAAAAAAAGGTCGGTGCGACATACGGCGGCCCGAGATCGTCATGGAGCCGGCTGGCCGTGGGCATTGGTTTCGTCCAGAGCGATCGATGATAGGGGCACATTGGCCTGGTGACGTAATGTGCCGCCGGGTCGGGTGCCGGCCTCGACGGCCAGGCCGGCCCGATCAACGAGCCTGTCCTGCGCGACAACATAGATGACGCCGCGCTGGCCGTCGCGGGCGACCGTGTCGATGCGGCTCTCGGGCGCAAAGACAGTCGCCGACGAGGCGAACCCGCGAAACTCGATCACCGGCAGGGCCTGAATGCGCGCGTCGAGCGGCCGCACGGGGTCATAGTTGACATAGACCAGGAGCGCATAGACGTCGGGCGGGTTGGGCACCTTCCAACCGGCCACGCGCATGGGCGCATTGCGCCCCACGGTGGTCTTGACGTCGACCGTCCACCCTTCGGGGGTCATGATGGCATCGAACCGGGTCTCGCTGCACGCGCTGCGGCACGACGTGTCGTGAATGTCGATCGACAGGTCAAACAGACGGGCAAAGGCCCACTCGCCGATGACGCCCTGCACCGAGATGTCGTCGTCGGTGCGGTGGGCCGTGTAGCGTCGACTGGCGCGGCCCTCGTCTCGATTGCGCCTATTGCGCTCGTGACCGATGCGCGCGCACTCGCGCACCTCGTCGCGCGTGAGCGTGTACCGCGTGCCAATGGGTACCACTGGCGACGGACGCTTGAATGTGCCATTGTGGGGCGTGGCCATGTGCACGACCATGGCGGGCGCAATCTCGATGCCGACCAGACGCGGCGGCGAATCCTCTATTGGTAGCGTCGTTGTCGTCGTCGTTGTTGTTGTTGTGGGCAACTCTGCTGACATTGTCTGGGCCGGCGCCGGGGTAGAGCGTGCCGGCGCGAGGGTCAAGGCCACGCGCGACATGTCGCGCAGACCGAGTGGATAGTAGGGACCGACGGGCGGTGGGCAAAAGGGCGACGCCGTCGGCAACAGGGTGTGCGTATTTGCCGCCGCCCATGGAGCCCTCCGCCGCGCCCGTCCAAGACTTGATGCCAACACCAGTGGCGGCGGCGCCTTGGTCTGCCTCTCACGCTCATGCCTATGCATACTTTTTCTTTTTTTTGCCCCCTTTTTCCTAGGCTCTTTTACTCACCCGACAGCACGCCCTTGATGCTCTCTGGTTTTTCCTACTCACGATCCACGCTTTGGCGTCGCCGCCCTACGTGGGCTGTCGGCGCGTGCACGGCATCAACGCCGAGATGACCTCGACGCCGCAGAGTCGACAGGCAACCCCAGACCATGAGGCAACACGATGCCGTCTTTGTGGCTCTTTTGGTCGACCTTGGACAGTCGCTGTTTTTTCTTGGTTCTCCTTTTTTTCTCCAAATTCCAACACTGCCCGGAACAAGGCGCACACCAGTGGTCTGGTTTCTCTTTTTTTTTCTAAGACGCGCACGGTCGGACATCATGCAAAAAGGATTTAAGGGGCCATCTCGCAGTTTTTTTAAATGGTGGTGGCGACAGAACGCAATTTGCGTTTGGGAAATTCTTTTGCGTCGACAGGAGGATTTTTGCCAGGATAAAACGCCCGTTTTCTTCGCATGCCTTTGGTGGGCGGTTCAGTGCCGGGAAAAAACGCCCGTATTCTTCGCATGCCTTTTGGTGGGCGGTTCAGTGCCGGGAAAAAACCACCCACTTTCTCAAACTCCGCCCCCGCCGCCCGGTTATTTCCTTCAAGCGCGCTCCAAAAATTTCGGAAACCCCAAATTGCGTTCCGCGTTGGACACCATTTAAAAAAAACTGCGAGATGGCCCCTTAAAGACGACGCCCTCGCCCGGCTTACGGTCATGTGTGTCGTCCAAGGGCTCAACATGGCGTACAAACTGGGCGTGCTCTCGGCGCAACCGGACGAGCCGCTCGGGATCGCTCACGCACTCGTGATCGACGACAAGAGACCGCGCGGCGCGAAAGTAGTCCTTGACGACGCTGCGGCACTGATCAACCTCGTCGATGCCATGGTCGGTGCCGTCAACTTGACCCTCGGCAAAGAGCCGCACGGCGTCGTTGCCGTGGGCGTCGTAAAAGGCGGCGATTGTGTGCATGCAGGCCTTGTAGGTGGCTCGCGCCGGTCAAGATCGGCCTCGATCGTGTGGCGCCGACGTGCGGCGTCGCGCCTCTCCAAGATGTCGTGAGTGTGCTTGCGCGTGGCCCACGGCCGGCTCAGCCATGCCCATAGATCAAATGGCTCGTGCTGCATTTAGTCTTGAGTCTCTTTTGTTTTTCCAATTTCCTGTTGTGCGGTGGCACTGCTGTACCTGTGAAAGAACCGCGAGTCTCTGCTCAATCGGTGTGGGGTTTGGTGTCATCAGGAAAATCAGAGGACCACCAAGCAGACCCAAGAACAGCCTCTCCCTTTTTCTACATGGGCCTGGGGCCTGTCTATGCGCGGCCGTGCCGACGGCCAGTGCCGACATCCGCGCGCGCGATCGTTTTCTTTTTTTTTTCTTTTCCACCTCTACTTTGTGGTCTTTTTCTTTCTCGGCAACAGCAGAACCGACCGCGGCCTGTCTTTTTTTTCCTGAGATTTGTGCCGTATGGCGCGACCTCCTCCCCCCCCCTTCCCCAATGTTGCAGTTGGCTTGATACCCATTCGGTTGGCAAAGAATTCCGGTCCGACCTGCGACTTGGGCGCGACAACCACAAAGAGACCGACAAAAAAACATGAGGCGGCCCTTGGTCGTAAAGGACGGCGCCGGTGCCGGTCGGTGGCCCGTTCTTTTCTTTTTTTTCATCCAATCCTAGTTGTTCTTAACATCGTAGGTTATGATTTTTTTTTATTGTGAAAAAATGAAAGACGGGACCGCTGGCACAGCGCCGGCCATTCCACAAGACTCGTGGAAAATATCTGAGACAAAAAGGCAATCGACAATAAAGAATAAATAGGTTGTCATGTATTTTTTATTGTGTTTTTTGTTTCTCTCTTTTTGTTTGCTCTGCGCAGCACGGGAATGGCGAGAGAGCGTGCTAGTCGACTTCGTCCATGCGCGATGGCATGGATGCATCGGTCTCGGCAGATTGTTGCGTCGTGTCGCGATGGGCGCTGTCGAATGCGGCGTGTAGGCGGCCGGAAAAGGCGACCAAGGACCTATTGTCGTCGTCGCCACGTAGCCCATATATGTGCCCAAGCATCTGTGCCATCAGCAGCGACTTGCCCGTCCCCCTCATGCCCCAAATAAACCTATATTCTCCTGCGAGGTCGTCTCGCGCGGGAGCCGGTGGTTGCGGCGGCCTGTAGGCGCCATGTTGGATGGCGTCGTCCAACCATTGGGCGATCCTATAGCGCCGATGCTTGTGCGCTACACCGAGCACCGACGATGGATCGTGTGACGGCATCGTCCGATAGACAAACTTGACGACGGCGAGATGGTCGCCCAAGATGGCCTCTGTCATAGTACGAAACCAGCAGTCGGCGCGGATCCCCTCTGCATAGAGGTATGAGATCGCGGCCAGGTGGCCGTGTCGAGCCGCGCGCTCCCATGACCAGTGCATGGGCTCGGGCGGTCCATTTGCATGCGATCGCGCTGCACAGTCTCTGCCGGTGCCTTTGCTGTCTCTGTCGCCGTCATCGTCACCGTTGTTGCTGCGCTCGTCTGCAATACTGTGATAGCCAGTGCGCCGACCAAATGCAGGGTCGCGCAAGAGACGCAACGTCGACACGTGCCCACCGGCAAAGGCCTTGTCGACGGCCGACGACGAGCGCCACGCGCTGGGTCCAACGTCTGGTCGTCTCGACAGCCATTCGAGGATGTGGTTGTGGCCTGCGCTCGCGGCGGCATCGATGGCTGCACGGACCAGACCGGCGGGCGGGCCATGCCAATGCGGTCGCTCCAACAGATGGTCGAGGATCGCCGTGTGGCCGGCGGCGGCAGCGGCCTGCACAACGCACTCGCCCAGCCTTACATATGGACGACGTCGCAAGACCAAATCAATGACGGGCAGGTGGCCGTTACTAGCGGCGGCCGTCATGATGCCATCTAGATATGATTCCGTGGCCTCGTAGAGGACCGAGTCCACCTCGCCAATCACTTGGACGTGTCCGCCGGCCGCCGCAAATTCGACAGCGTCGCGGATACGGCCCGTTCGGTGTCTGGTGCGCACGGCGTCTTTCGACTGAGGCGCATGGTCGATGCAAAAGCGCGCGGCGCCGACGTGGCCGTTGGCGACAGCAGCAAAGGTCATACTGTCAATGTGCTCGTCAAAAGTCGCCCGATGGTGTTTGCGCAGCATCAATAAAACTGCCGTGTGGCCGCCGCGGGCCGCGCCGAGAAAGACGCCCGCCGACGGGCTGTATTGCATTGTTGACCGCGCCCAAATGCGCTCGGCAACATCCGTGCAGCCATGGGCGAGCGCGGCGTCGGCAGCGCGCTGCAGGCCCTCGACACAGTCGGCCAGACGGTGGTCCAGGAGAAAGAGAACCACGTCAAAGTGCCCGCCGTCGGCGGCATCCACGATGGCGCGGCCCGTGCAGCCTTCTGTGCGTTTTTCGTCAAGGTAGGCGACGGCGGCAAGATGGCCGTTGGCTGCTGCCGCGTCCATGGCCCGACGGTCGCCCGGTTGAACTACGGGACAGTCCTCGGTGAGCGCGCGCAGCATGCCCACGTCGCCGTTGGCCGCTGCCGCAGCGAGGGCTGATGGCGTTGAGCCCTCGGTGCGATTACACAAGAGGTAGATGACGACGTCTCGATGACCGTTGGCGGCCGCGCGATTCACCGCACTGACAGAGCAGCCTTCCGTGCGGTTCTCGTGCAGGTAGACGACCACGTCAAAGTGGCCGTTGGCCGCCGCATAATCCATGGCCCTGCGTGTGCAACCCTCCCGACGGTTGCGATGGAGAAAGTCGACCAAATCGAGGCGTCCATGGGCGGCCGCACGATTCATGGCATATGTCGTGCAGCCGCCCTTGTGGTGGGCATGTAGAAAGACCACAATGTCAAGGTGCCCGTCGTCGACGGCGCAGTCCATGACCCCCGGTGCCGAGTCGAAACCGGGCGCGTCCAACTCGTGCAGGGCGACGATCAACCCCAAATGGCCACGGTGTGCGGCCAAAAAGGGCGCCGACTCATAGTCGGCCAGGTCCAGGCGGCCGAGCGCCACCAGGCCGCGGACGGCCATGGCGTTGCCGGCGTCGAGGAGGTCGAGCGGACCCGACCAGCCGCGCGAGGCCACAATACGGCGCGCATAGTCGGCTGGCGAGTAGACGTGCCACAGTCGCGATGCTGCCGCGCACGCGCAAAAGTCGACATTGCCCAAAAGGCCGAGTATTCTATCGACGACTTCGGCGGGCATGTCCCCAAGGCCCAGCGGCACCTCGGTCGCGCTCTCCATTTTTTCCTCGTATACTTTTTTGCTCTTTTGCTTTTTCTTTTTTTTTTCCTTTTTTTTACAAAAGAGAAAAAGGACCTGTGTGGTGGCGACGCTAGGGTGCTCCCTTGGTGCACGACAACAAAGAGGCCCAGCGATGAAAAGAAGCATGCTTTGCGCATGCTAGATGGACCAATCCAAAAAAAAAAGAACATCCGCCCGCGCCGGCCGCCTTGCCAGGTTTCACACGGCAACAATTCTTGCGCCGTGTTTTCTGAATTTGCATTGGTACAGGACCAGCAGACTAGGCCGCCAGCATGGCGTGACTTGGTGCCCATTCGCCTGATCAAAAAAGTCGCGAGCCAATCCGTGACGCCAACATGACGGCCACAAAAGACCTACAAAAAGGCACAAGGCGGTCCTAGATTGAAGAGAACCACGCATAAAAGGGCGAGACAGAAATAACCGGGCACAACGATGATGATGGCCGAAACAAAAGAGATGGCGAATGCCCCGGTGGCGACCATTGACAGCAACCAACACAAAAAGACAAGTCAGTATGATGGTCGTCGTCAGGCAGGCGATGCACAACAACACGGTCACGCGGTGGCTGATACGATTCTCCTCAATGTCGGCGGCAAGTTTATGATGACATTACGCACGACTTTTGCCATGGCCCCGCCCGACTCACTGCTGGCGCGCATGTTTGGACCCGACGCCGACGATCGGTGGGCGCCGCCGCGGTTGCCCGATGGGTCCTATTTCCTCGACCTCAACCCGGTACCGTTTGCCGTCGTGCTCGACGTGTTGCGGCACGGCGCCGCCATCCTCGACGGCCTCGACCCATCTACGCGCCATATGGCTACCGTCGTGGCCGACTACCTGGGTTTGGATATAGACGAGATGCGCTCGGCGGTGCGCGACGCAGAGATCGTGGCACCGGAAGACGTCATCGTGGCGCAGGCCATCACGACAAGCAATCTCGTTCGCAACACCTTTGGGCTATGGCGCCTAGACGAGCCCGCGACTACAGTAACGCTCTCGCGCACATGGCCCATGCCCAAGGTGCGCGATGCGCTGGCGTCGGCCCTCAAACTCGCTCCCGTGCGCCTCGTCGCCCACCAATGCCTCCGTCGAATCAACAAGACCGTGAGGCCTGAAGCGCGTCTGCCGTTGGATGCGACTGATATGACATTGGGTCAGATCTATCGTCAACGTGGGGCGCGCCCCACCCTTTTGGTCCACGACACGATGTGGCTTCCCGGTGTGGTGCCGCCGGCCGCGCTCCGGTGTCCAGCACCCCCTATGCGATCGCACGTTACCCTTGTGCAGCCCGAGGGCGCACTTGCGCTGCTCTTTGTCAAGCGATTCAATCGTGCGGCCCTCACCCTATCCAAGGCCGTGCCGGTACTCGCCGATCCGCATGCATCCCTATCCACTTTGCTCCCGCACGTGCGCCACGTGCTCGGCATCGCCTATGATGCCGACGTGCACGTGTTTGAAGAGGTCTCGGCCAAGTGTGTCAAACCAATCGACGTCGCGCGCACGCTCGACGACAATGGACTCGCTTATGGCGATATCCTATGGGTCGAAATGGCAGAGGACGGTCTCGCGGCCATGCCCATCGACGTCGTCCTGGTGAGAGGCCGTCTGATGGCGCCAACGCCGACGGCCACCCATGCGGCGTATTGATTGCCGACCTTTTTTTTTCCTCTCTGTTTTCTAAATACATATATTCATTCTTTTTTTTTGCGCATCCACATATGCATGGGCGTGTCTGTGCCTTTGGCCCCCTTGTTGGGCAACTGCGGGGAAAAAAAAGGACCAAGGCATGACAATGACGCGATTGCAAGCACTGGAAAAACAGTAAAACACAGGAAAAAAAATGGTCAGTCGACCTCGTCCATGCGGCCCGACATGTCGCGCCCGACTGTGCCAGATGGACCGACATTGGGGCCACAGACAGAGAGACGGTTGGGTTGTCCCGTATGTCGTCCATCATGCGCTGTATGTCGCGCATTAGAGCCGCCTTGCCGGTCAGCCTCTTGACCCAACGCACCGACACACTGGATGGCGTCGACATCCAGGCAAAGGGCGACGGCGGCGCGGGCGGCCTGTAGGCACCATGACGGATGGCCTCGGTCAGCCACGCGACGATCGCGTGTTGTTGGTGCCTGTCCGCCTCCTTGATCGCGAGTTGTGGGTCGCGCTCTGGTATCGTGCGATAGACAAATTTGACAACGCCGAGGTGACCGCCTTGGATGGCCTCGTACATGATCATTGGGCACATGCACGGACGCACGCCCTCGGCGTAGATGTAGCGCATGGCCGCAAGGTGGCCGGCATGCGCCGCCTGGCCCCAAGCGTCCACCCATGGGTCGGGCGGACCGCCCACCGCATTGCGGGCGGTCTCGCTGTCGGGAATGTCAACATAGCCGGGAGGGGGGTGACGACAACTGTGGTAGCCGGTACGCCGACCAAATGCGGGATCGCGCAACAGGCGCAGCGTCGACACGTGCCCACCAGCCAAGCTGCGCCCATGGGGTGCGCTCTCTGCCACACATGTGGATCGACACCGGTGCGACGCGCCAGCCAGTCGAGTACGTCGTCGCGACCAGCGCCCGCGGCCGACCGGATGGATGCAACGATGACATCGATCAGTGACATGTAATCCGTCGGCTTGTCCATGCACCATGCGACAATGTCAATATGCCCCGCGGCCGCCGCAGCGCCGGCGATACGTGCGCGCGCATCTGCGCGACAACTCTTGTGCCGCATAACCAGTTTGATGGTGGCCAAGTTGCCAGTGGCTGCGGCCGCCACCAACGCCTCGCAAACATGTGATTCTGTCGCTCCATGTAGGACCCAGCCAATGTGCGCCACCATGGCGGTGTGACCGGCCACTATGGCCATGATCGCGCCATCGATGATATCTTTCTCGCAAACCAAGAGCCGATGGGCCAATGGGCATTGTGAAGACACCATCTCGGCACAGAATGAATAGGCGTCCACATGACCGCCAGCGACGGCGGCAGGAATCATGACATTGGCATGCCGCTCAAAGGGCGTTGGATAATCTTTAGTCAGCATACGCAACACACTGATATGGCCGCCGCGCGCCGCGCCGACAAAGGCTGTCGCCGACGGTATGTAGGGTACCAACATCTGTGCCGTGATCCGCTGGGCGACGTCAATGCGGCCGTGGGCGAGCGCGGCGTCGGCCGCGCGCTGCAGGCCCTCGGCACAATGAATCAATTGATGGTCTAGGAGGAAAAGAACCACGTCAAAGTGCCTTGCCTCGGCGGCGTCGGCGATGGCACGCCAGGTGCACCCCTCGGTCTGCTTTTCGTTGAGGTAGGCGACGGCACCAAGATGGCCTTTAGCAGCAGCGGCGTCCATCGCACGATGATCGCCTGGCTGCCTCACGGGACACTCGTCTGTGAGTGCGCGCAACATGGCCACGTCGCCGTTGGCCGCTGCCACAGTCAGAGCCACTGCTGTCGAACCCTCTGTGCGATTACGCAAGAGGTAGGCGACGACATCTAGATGGCCGTTGGCGGCAGCACGATTGACACCACCCACCGAGCACCCCTCGGTGCGCCTCTCGTGCAGGTAGATAAGGACGTCTAGGTGACCGTTGGCCGCGGCATAGTCCATGGCCCGCCGGGTGCATCCCTCGGTGCGATGGCGGTGGAGAAAGTCGACAATAGCCAGATGGCCGCGGGCTGCGGCGCGATTCATGGCATACGTCGTGCACCCTTCTCGACGGTGATGGTGCAAAAAGACAATGACGTCCAGGTGACCACCATCGGCGGCACAGTCCATCACGTCCCGGCCGAATCCAGGCGCGGCCATTTCGTGCAGCGCCACAAGGAGGCCAAGGTGGCCGCGGTAGGCGGCCAAACACGGCGCCTCTGTATAGTCGCTCAGGTCGAGGCGGCCCAGCGCCGCGAGGCCGCGGATGGCCGTCGCATTGCCGACGGCCATCAAGTCGGACGGACCCGACCAGGACCGCGAGGCCACAATATGCCGCGCATAGTCGGCCGGCAAGTGGGCGTGCCACAAGCGCGACGCCGTCATGCATGCACAAAAATCGACGTCGCCAAGGAGACTCGTGATCCCGTTGATGATCTCGGGTGGCAAGTCATAGAGCTCGTCAGACATGCTTGCGGCCACCCCATTTTTGTTTTTTTTAGTATTGTTCTCGTATTGTTGTTTTTTCAGACCCACCCCTTAAAACTTTTTTGTGTCCCTCTTTTTTGTTGCGATGGGCCTTGCGCTCGCTCGTCCAACAGCAACAAAAAATGGCAGAGCAAACCGCTCACGACAAGGCAGACGCCCACGCGCACAGCGTTGGTTTTTTTTAAAAATATATTTGTGTCGGTCATGGATCGGCCAATTAGAAAAGAGAGGTTGTCAATGCGCCCCAAATTTGTTGTCGCACCGCGGCCGCTCTGCCGCCCTGGTGAGACCGACACCCGTGTGCACGATAGACACAAAGTATTTTTTTGTGGCGGCTTTGGCAAATTCCCTTGGTGGCTGCCTTGTCATGGCAGCCTTTTTATGCGCCAATAGGGGCGATGCCCATGGGTCTGGCCCTGTAAAAGGAAAAGGACAAAAAAGTAGACATCCGCTGCATTGTGACGGCTCACACGCGAGTGATGCGCATTATAGGTCGTATTTTGGAAATATTTGGCAAACACATGAAACACTTGTCCCTGCCGACGTGTTGCAATCGTTGTCTTTTCGCATGTCGCCCCAGCGTCGGCGGCCCTGCGCTTGCGCACGCAGCGCCAAAGGAGACCGCACCGCCGCCAAGAAATGGTCGGGTCCAAAAAAAAAGAAAAAAAGAGAAATTACAAATTTATTTTTTTCAATATATTTAGCGGTTGTGTTTTTCTTTCTTTCCCCAAGTTTGCAAAAGGCGGTCGCGTCGTCTGCGCGTGCGCAACAAGGCGCGCCCTCTCGGTCTTGGGCCGCGCTTTCCACACAGGTGCGGTCGCGGCTGGCATCTCGGCGCCCCATGCACACTTGAGAGAAATCAAGAAAAAAATAAGCAAAATTTAGGCAAAAAACCAAATAAATGGCATTGGCCAATGGGTCGGCGTCGTCTGCGTTTTTGGCGGCCCTCGGGTTTTTGCGCTGCGACATTGCCACACAAGGCCGCCCGTTGTCTGCAACAAGCCACCAAAAGAAGATGTGGGCGCCAACCATGACAACTTTTTTTTTTTTCGTGGCCGTACAGTGCCGCAAAATGGGATGCCAAAAATTCTATTTTGTCGCAAAAAAAGAAATATGACAATACAAAAGAGAAAAAGGAGCGCACAAAATTGGTGGATGGTAAAAAATATATATTTTTTCAATTCTTTGGGAGTCATGTGGTTACGCAGCGAGAGATCCCGCGCCTACGAGTCATTGTCGTCGCGCTTGCGCTTGTTGGGCGCGCCGCCGGCCGCGCGGAGCAAGGTCTCGATGCGCCCAAGGATACCGTCGATGGCCGGCGGCGGCAGGGCGGCCAGTACCGACCCGCCGGGTCCGGCGCCCTGGAGCCGCGGCACCACACACTCGTCCACATCGTCGCCGGCGTCATTATCATTGTGGTCGTGATCGTATTCACGGCCATGGTCATGGCTGCCCACCTTGTCGCCCACCGCCGAGATCGACGACTGCGGTTGTCGGTAGGGCGATCGGCCGGCGGCGTCAGAGTTTGTCGTAGTCGCTGCTGGGGTCGGCGATGTGTCAAAGCGAAAGCGAAAGGCCACGCAGCAGGCCATGAGTTCCTGCACGAGCAACTTGCACGCATAGGGCATCTTGACCTCGCGCACGTGGGCGCCCGTGTTGCACACCCGGCAGTGGGCCTCGTCGTAGCCGCGCACGGCCATGCCGACGACGGGCGCGTTCTTGGGCTTGGCCGGGATGGCCAGCAGGCCGCACGCGGCACACACCACCGTCGAGTAGGCGTCGCTCTGTTCAAAGAGCCGTTCAAGGAGAAACTGTGACGCGCCGTGACTGATGATGCACTCCTGTTCCAAGGCCAAGACACCGCACACACGACCACAAACCACCAAAAAGCATGGCGTCAGCACCAACACACAGATAGTAAAGCAATTGCAAAGGTGGGCCGCGCACCCTCTCCATCTCTCCAAGGCGGAAGCCGCCCGAGCGCGAGCGGCCCTCGACCGGCTGCTTGGTGAGCATCTGGACGGGGCCGCGTGGTCGGGCGTGAATCTTGTCGATGGCCACGTGGCGCAGGGCCTGGTAGTAGACCGGCGCCGTAAAGATCAACGCCTCCATGGGCTCGCCGGTGTGCGGGTGGTAGAGCACCTCCTTGCCGTAGCGCTCGCATCCGTGGCGAGCCAACTCGGCGGCGACATCGTCGACGGTGACGCCGCCAAAGGGCGTGCCGTCGCCCACATAGCCCTCGCGGCAGGCCACCTTGCCCAGGAGGGCCTCCATCATCTTGCCCATGGTCATGCGCGACGGGATGGCGTGCGGGTTGATCACAATGTCGGGCGTGGCACCGCCGCGAGGCGACCAGGGCATGTCCTCGGTGGAGCGCACGCTGCCCACGGTGCCCTTTTGGCCGTGGCGCGACGACAGTTTGTCGCCCACCTCGGGCTGGCGCATGGCCCGCGTGACGATCTTGACCGCGTTGGCGCCGTCGCCGTTGCGCGTCACGACGACGCGATGCACCGTTGCCGCTTCGTTGGTGCGCAGGATGGTCGACTTGTCGCGCTTGACGATGCGCGCTCCCGCCACGCCCCCGCCGCCTCCACCGTTGCCGCCCGCGGCGTCGGGATCGCGCACCTCGTCCGTGTTGCACACCTTGCCCACGAGCACATCGCCGGGTACGACGCGCGCGCCCGGTTCGACAAACCCGCCCGGCCCGAGTTTCGAATAGTCGGCCTTGCGCATGCCGTGGCAGCCCTCGTCCTGCGGCCGGCAGAACCGGGTGGCATCGGCGCCGCGGGTCTTTTCGTCGTCGCGGTAGGTGCGCTTGATCATCGAGCGGAAGCCGCCGCGGTCGACAAAGTCCTGCTTGAGCACGAGCGAGTCCTCCTGGTTGTAGGGGTCGCTCATGATGGCCACGCGCGCATTCTGGCCCATCGGGAGGCGCGTGGCGCCGATGACGTCCTCCATGGCGGTCTGCACCAGCGGCACCTGCGGGTAGCACAGGGCGTGCGACACCGTGTCGATGGCATGGTCGGCGTTGAGCGACACGACGGCCTTGCTCTGCTTGCCCATGGCCGTCTGGTAGATGTTGCGCGGCGCCTGGTTGTGGTTGGAAAACGGGATGATGGACGCGCAGGCGCCCAGCATGAGCAGCGGGTGGACCTCGACGTGCGTAAAGGGCTCGCGGTCAACGGGCGCGCCGTCGCTGGGTCGGAGGCCCGGTCGCTGCTGGGCGCGGTCGACGAGATCGGCCGGGTCGGCGGCCACGCGGCACGTCTCCTCTTCGTCCTTGGACAGGTATTCGAGCACGCCCTCGGCCAGCAACTGGTGAAAGAGGGCCTCGGGCGGCGCGCCGCAGCCAAAGCGCGCCATGAGCGGGCGCACGCGGTGGAGGGCGTCGACCCGGAGCAGCGGCCGCAGGCAACATCCAGTGTCGACGTGCACCTCCAAAAGGCGCAGCGCCGGCCGGTGCACGATCGACGCGTCAAAGGGCAGGGCAAATGTCCTCCTCATGTCGCGCAGCGCCGCTGCTAGAGCCGTCCCGTCCACGGCATAGCCTCGGGCACACCGTTGACCTGCACCTGGGTGAGTGTGCGCCTCTGGGCCGTGGTGGCCTGGAGCACACCCACGAGACCCACTGGTGGTGATGACGTCGATGACGTTGACGCGGGATCGCCCTCGTCAGGCGTCTCCTTGTCGACGCCCTCGGCAGCGACTGTGCTGGATCGGGCGACAAAGGCGGCGGCGCGCAACACACAGGCGACGGCATGCTCGCGGTCGTGGCCGACGCGCACGTGCGCCCCAAGGGCCAGGTTGCTCACGAGGCCGCACGAGCCGCCCTCGGGCGTCTCCACGGGACACAAGAGACCCGCCACGCTGTCGCGCAGTTGGCGCACCTTGGGCAGTTTGCCCTCCTTGTTGATGGGCGTGTTGACGCGGCGCATGTTGGACAGGGCCGACGTGACGGTCATGCGATTGTGCATCTGCGCGACGCCCGTCGACGTCGACGCGGCGCCCTTTTGCACAGTCCAGTTGCCGGTCATGAGCGCATAGCGCAGCATGGCCGTCACGCGCCGGTGGTCGAGGATGTTTTCCACCTCGATGGGCAGGCCGTGCGCGGCGCGCCGTCGCATGTAGGTGCCGGCGCCCTTGCACAGGCTACGAAACAGGGGACGAAAGAGGGTGGGCAGCAGGACGGCGGCAGTGTCGATGCGCTTGAGGGCCATGTGGTCGCGGTCGTCCAGCGGCAGCCGCTCGAGCGCCACGGCCAGCAGCCGATGCACGCAGTAGGCCAGATGGTGGGCCTTTTTGAGGTAGGTGTCGCGCGTGCGGTCCAGCCCGACATGAGGCAGAAACTCGTTGCCCATGATGTGTTCGACAAGCGCACGCGCTCCTCGCGCGCCGTCGGCCGCTGGGCGGGCTCGCCGGTGCCGTCACGGCCGGTACCGCCGCGTGTGCCCATCGACCCAAGCCATTCGCACAGGGCCTGACGCGTCCACCCGGCATGATCGTCCTGATCAAAGACGGCACGCACGGCGCGCTCCAGACGCGCGTCCGACTCGGGATCGAGCGTGCACGCGTGATCCATGACGGCGGCAATCATGTCGTCACGCGACTCGACGCCCAACAGGCGAAAGACGTCGATCACGGGTACGTTGGTCTCGACAAAGGGCATGCGCACCTCGACATGGGGCCGTGCCGCCGCCAAATACACATAGAGGGTCGACGTGCTGCGGATCTTGGACTCGTGCCGCGGCCGGATCTCGCACACATGCGAATATTTCGTGTGCTTGTGGTCGAGCATGACGCACGCGTGGTTGATGCGCATTTTGATCTGCGACACCAACATCTTGGCGCTGCCGCGCACGACAAAGGCGCCCGGTCGCTCCAGCGGGCACTCGCCGGCCAGGTGGGGCGACCCGCGCAGCCGACAGTAGCGGCTGCCCACCATGCAGGGCACCTGGCACAGGACGGCCTCCTTGGAGCGCACGGTGCGGCACAGCGGGAGGCCCGTGCAGTCGCCGCCGCGCTCCTTGAGTTGCTCCTTGCTGATGCCCGTGGTGTCAAACACCGTGTAGAGGAGGTCACACGTCACCGTGCACGCATAGACCAGGCCGCGCATGCGACACTCGCGCGGGAACACGGGGCGCACGATGCCGTCGGCCTCGCGCACCGATGGCTTGTGCACGGTGACGGCGCCAAATTCGAGCACGAACCGGCGCCGCGCCGGGTCCGAGTCGATCACCACGCGGTTGTTTTCGGCGACGATGGCCGGCAGGTAGACGTCCATAAACTTGTCAAAGCCGTCCACCTGGTGGCGCGTGAGGCCGCGCGCATGGACGAGCGCCGCCGCGAGCGCCAACCGCGCCGGCTGGTCCACCTCGGCGGCCAGTGTGTCGAGCGCCGCGGCGTCCACCACTGTCGTGTTGACAAAGCGCTCATAGTGCCAGCGCGCGGGTGCGCCCGCGGCGTCCACCTCGGGCCGCGTCTCGGCCACCACTGCCGCCGGGTGCCGGTGCGGATTGCCGTAGCCGGCAGGCCGCCGTCCCTCGACCCTTTTCATGCCTTGGTGTCTGTCGTAGTCGCCGTCGTCATCATCATCATCATGGCCATCATCATTGTAGTCATGGTCGTCATGGTCATGATCGTTATGGTCGTCGAGGCTAAAACACAGGGTGTCGACCTCGTCGCCATCGCCTGAGCGGTCCCCATAGGCGTGGTCTGAGTCGCAATCCTGGTCGAGATCTTGATCGAGGTTGTCGTCGCCCCATGTCTTCTCTGTCGATGACGTCGCGTGGCCGTGGCGTACGTTGCAGTCGACCGCGCAGTCGCCCTCCTGATCGCAACCAAGGCGAGCATCCATTTTTCTTCAGGGCCGGGTGTCGGCAATGTCTGTCGCCTTTGCGCAAAAAAAAGTCTAAAAAAAAAGGACCGACAAAGGAAGAGACAAGAGGCGCGGCAGATAGGGAGCGATCGTCTCTATGCCCCGCTGTGCCCGTCTTGTAGGACCCGGTGCTCGGCAGTGCTGCGCGCGCGTCCTCGATCTGCACGACGTTTTTCCCGTACGTGGGGAACTGGGGGGTCGCGTTCTTTTTGTCGCGCGGCTGCTGCCGCGGCGCCGGACCCGAGTGTGCCGCCACACCATCTGTGCAGGACGGACGACCGGGGGTGCGATCTGGAGGAGCGCCCCCTAGGCCTCAACGAAAATCAGCGGCACACAGACACACAAAAACTGGGGAGGGCAAAAATGAGGGGAGGAGGCGAACGAACGCGAGCGCGCGCAACGCGGCACAGAGAGCGAGACCGCCATAGTGTGCGCCGTCTGGCGTGCGACCGCACTGTGTTTGTGGGTTTTTTTTCCGGGTCGCCCTCAAGATAAAACCTACACGCGACAGAGGGGCCGCGCCGACCACAGCACCACCGCCTACGCACCACCGCAACCATGAGCACCGCCGCCTCTGCCCAGATTTCCAAGGCTGCCAAGCCGCCGACAAGATGGCCCTCGTCGACGACGATGGCAGCGCCTCCGAAAGCGACGACACTGAGATCGGCCTCGAGGAGGAGGCGCCGGTTGGCGGCGCTGGTGATGACGATTCGACCACGTCGATGGAGGAAGAGGAGGAGGACCACAATGGCGATGACAATGACTCGGGACAGGCGGGTGCTGGGGCCCAAAAGGTCCCGGTTGCCGCTTTGGGTCACGAGGCCGCAGTTGCTGTGGCGACGGCCGGCGTGCCCGACTTTAAGGCGGCACGCGCGCGCAAGTCCAAGACGTCGCCGGCCAAGTCCAGCGCGGCACAGGACGAGGAGCCCGAACTGGTGTCGGGCAAGCGCCGCGCGGCGGCCATGGCCCACGAGATCATCCATGCGACCTCGGCCACGGGCCAGGCCGAGGCGCGCGTTGCGTCGGCTCAGGCGAGGGCCATTGCCGAGAAGAAAAAGGCCCGCAAGCGCGCGGCCTCGACGGCGGCCAAGGAGGCCATTGCGGCCAGCGGCGAACCGCCGGCCAAGAGGGCGCGCACGTCGTCCTCGACCAAGACGAAAAAGAGTGCCACGAGCGGATCGGCCAAGACCACGGGCAAGGCATCTGCCAAATCAACGACGACAACAACCAAGGCATCTGCCAAGTCAACCAAGGCCACGGGCAAATCGACCGGCACGAAAAAGACCGCGGGTGCCAATGCGAAAAAGACGCCATCGACCAAGGCGAGCGCAACCAAGGGCGCCACCGGCAAGGCGACGAAAAAGCCCGCGAGCAAGACCAAGGCGGCATCGTCGTCGTCGTCATCGTCCAGCGCGTCCAAGACGGCCAAAAAGACAAAGAGCGCCGTGTCGTTGCCCAAGAAACTGCCGCTCAAGGACGCGCACACAAAGTACCGCGCCCGGCTGGCCGTGATGCCCAAGGCCGACTTTGCCGTGCTCGACGGCGCGTGGCTGTCGGTGTTTGACCCGCACCTGCGCAAGCGCGCCTCCTTCCCCGAGGGCCACTTTTCGCCCAAGTGGACGCAGGTGCTGGCCGAGGTGGCCCATGAAAAGGGCGCCACGATCAAGGGCGTCCTGCCCCACTATGCCACCACCATCGAGGGCACCGACAACCTCAAGGCCTATGAGAAGATGCCCCATGTGGTCGACAAGGACCGCGCCGAGGCCTATGCCGCGGCGGGCTTTGACCAGGTCGTCGCGGCGCGCGTCTACGTCGGGCCGGCCGTGCTGGCGGCGGGCGCGGCGAGTCACCCTTTGCCTTTGTCCACGCCGACATGATCGACGACGCCTTTTGGCAGTCGGTCAAGAAGGTGCTCGACGCCGACTCGTCCAATGATGACCCCATCGACGTCGTCCAACACGGCTCGGAGGCGGCCGACGTCGAGGTCGTCGCCTAGGTGGCGTTGCTTGCTGCCATCAACAAAAAAAATAAAAATACTAAAAATCATAAAAAGGACCGCGCGACTGTCGGGTGGCATCGGCCTTCTTTTTTTAATAAAAAAGAATAAATACATCTAAAAAGAAAAGAGGCGACTCGGCAACGCATGGACGCAGGCGACTGGCTTGAGGGGCGGGGGGGGCGTGATGATAACAGACGACGCGCGACCCACCGCACCCCAGAGCAAAAAAGAGCCAACTACCGACGGGAAAAACAACGGCCAAAAAAGACATGGGAAAAGGGGTCGCAAAGACAGCGACCGCCAGGGTCTTTGGCACGCAGAAGGACTTGTAGTGTATTGGGTCGACCGGCCGCGTCATTCGTGCCGACATAGCACAGCAAAAAAAAGGCAAAAAGAGGATTGTTGGTTTGCGTCTGCAGGCCTTTTATTTTTTCCATATTTTTTCAACAAAGAGAGAGAGAGAAAAAGACAAACTAGGACGACGCCGATTCGAGCGCAGAGGGGAAAAAATTGGACAGGCCGCCTGCAATCGACACGACGGTCGTCGACGGCGCAAAGGCGTCGACGCCGGCACGCGACTCTGGACGTCGATCAAAGACGAGACGCGCAAACGGACGCATGCAATGGAGCACAGCATCCAAAGCAGAGACGTCCATTCCGAGCAGTGGCGCAAACAAGGCCGCCTGTGCGCTATGCGAGGCGCTGATGCCCGCCGTGACGACGATGCGGTCGACCTCGCGGGAAATGGCCCCGGATCGACAGTTGTCATGTACGTGGGGAACAATGACCATGTGCGTGGCCGACTTGCGGGCCACGGCGGCAATGCGGCCCAGTTTGCCACGAGCACCCGTATGATCCATGTAATCCACGATGCTTTGACCGTCAATCAACAGTGTGCGCGGCCCGTCCGAATGGGCCCCGGCAAACTTGCGGCGCCGGGAAAATGCAATCGCAAGGCCAACATCCTCTTCGAGGTTGCCGTCGCCGCCGAGCGAGAAGTGATGGATCTTTGAGTCGCCCAGGGGCGTGTCACGGGGGCCGCCGCGCATGCGATTCATCTCGCACAGCATGCGCGTCTCGATAAATTGCGCCGTGATGGTCTTGCCCGACGGACCGTGTGCGCCCACCACGAGCGTCACCGAGCCCCGGTCGTCGGCGATGGTTCCATCAAAACCTTGCCACTCTTGCACGCGTAGACCGCGGATGACGACAGACGGCGGTGCGAGCGTTGCGTGAACCTTCCTGGCCGCGCGATCAAACTCGGCAACGGCGACCATGGGCCAGTGCGAGGCGATCCACGACCGTGCCGCCCTGTAGCATCCCGCGTCACGTGCACCGCGGGCAATGTAGGCCTCAAAGACGCGCTCCAGCGGCAACGAGGGCAGTTGATCAAAGCCAAAGGCATCATGTGCGGCGCAGTCGAGGGTGTCTGCCGCGGCGCAGAGCGATCGGGCACTTTTGTTGTTGTCGTTGTCGTCGTCTTGCATGGGGTCTACCGAGAGAGAGTGTTTGTTCAGGCAGACCATATGTGAGCGGGGCGACGCTTGCCTTTATCGGCAACGGGCGCCAATGGTCATGCGAGATGCATCCCTTTTCTTTTTTTTTAATTTATTCGAACCAATCATTTTTTTGGCGTGGGCGTCACCAGCCTCGCACCGTGCGTGATCGGATGGCAGCACCCGACAAAAAAACAGGAGGACGCCAACTTTTCACCTTTTATTTTTTCTCGGATGAGCAACAAAGGACGCAGCGCCGATCCCCCGTGCGACAGAGATACCGGGAGAGGGACCTGCGCGGTTTGACCAAGCGATTGCCCGCTGCGCGATGCGCTCCGCCCCCACCATAACAAAAGGAAAAAAGAGGCGCAGAGGTCGGCGATTGCGCTTGTTCCCCCCCCCTCCGTCCTGGCGCTGTGCGGTAGCCCTGCCGAGTGATCACACGGATTCGGATCATATATGGACGTACGACTGGCGCCAAGGGTCCTCGGCGACCGTGTCGCGGACGATGGCCAACGTGGCGCTTAGTTTGGGGTCGTCAGCATCCTCGTCGTCAATGCCATCCATGGTAAAGACGAGACCACCATCGTTGTTGTTGGGTCGCCACGTCCACAGGCGGACCGGGTAGTGGTCGTCGTTCTCGTCGTACGTGACCACAAAGGGCGAATCGATGTAGGTCTCAATGCGGTCGCGCAGGGCCGCCACGGCGTCGCGCGGGCACACGATGGCCCTGTCGGGATCGAGATTGCCCCAGATCGGCGGCATCTTTGTAATGCGCGCGTAGGTGCAGTGTGCATCGGGGTGGGACGCCAAGAGCGCCGGTGCCGTGCGCCATCCCTCACTGTCGAGAAATGGACCCCCGTCCGAGACACCCATGACAAAGTGACCCGGTATGGGCAAGTCGTCATGCGGATGGCAGGACTGCAAGAGGGCATAGGTCGATGCGCTGGCAAAGCCACGATCACGCAGGACCTGCACCAGGCTGTGGCGAGCACCGCACAGGCGCCCATGTCCCAGTGATTGAGATCGAAATCCCACAAGATGGCCTGAAAGGGCGGGGTCATCAAGAGACATTCGACGCGATTCCCAAAATCAACGAGGTAGGGTGCGAGTGCCATCGTCGAGGATGCGCCGCCGTCAGTCCGCGATCTGACAACAGAGGTTGCTCTTTTTGTTGCCCAATGCCGACGCGCATTTCTGTCTGGCGTACCATCACCCAAAAGGCCAGTTGGCCTTTTGGGCGGACGGGGCTGGCGCCAGCACGCGCCCTTGCAGTTTTTCATCCGTTCCTAATTCTTAAATCGTTTTTTTCCAAATTTATATTGGTGGGAGATTGAAAGAACGGGCCGTTGGCGCAGCATTGGGCACGCTCTCTGTCTGCACATTGCCGTCCTCCAGGATCGACAGCGCCCACAGCGAAGCAAAGAAAAAAAAAGGACGACGCAAAGACGCCGAGACATCCCATGCGCCGCATAGATCGCCCCACATAAAGTGGCGACGGCATCATGCTGTGACGGTGGACCATGGCCTGCTTGTGACGATCTCTAGCGGGAATCGAATTCGCCAATACCATTTCTTTTTCGGTGACAATATATAATCGCACATAAATCTGTCTGGGTGCCGGCCAGTGTCGTGCTCAGTGCCGGCTGGCGCCCATTTTCAATGGCCTGCGACCCGCAAGGCATATTGTCTGTTGTCGCGCGCAAATGTCGGCGTTGCAACGCCCGTCGCGTCATTCGTCCACCGTCGCGCGGTCACGAATGAAAGCCACCGCGCTGGTCGGCCGGCGTGCCTGGTCTATTGTGCGGCCGCAAAGAGGCTCGCAACACACACACACAAAGACATAGCCAACAAACCAAGGAACCTCTTTGGTTTTTCTTCTATTTCCTCGGTCGATGAAAGGACGCAAGGTCAATGGCGCACAAGGGGCCTCGGCGGCCGAATGCGAAAGAAGCGAGCGTACACCAGAGAGCGGCGTCGCAGATCGGCAGACCAGACCGCGCGAGGCGCCCGACGCTGCGGCGGCGGTGGCCCTTGCCCAGGCCAAGTTGGAGCAGTGGCCGACCGCAGACCACGTGATTGTGCCCATCTGTCCGTCGGGCGTCAAGCAGCGCGAGGTGGCGGCGCTCATAGGCGCATTGGGGCTGCACTGTGCGCGCATGGGCACGGGCGCCTCGCGCTGGCTCCTCGTCTCGGCGCGGCCGCTGCGCCTACTGTTTCGCGACCTGTCGTCCAACACGCGCGCTCACCTCCAACGCTATGTCGGCGTACGCCTCTTTGCTCTGGGCCCGTCGCATGGCGGTAGCAATGATTCAAGCGATCGTAGTGATCATCACGACAGCGACAACGACGGTGACAACGACAGCCGGAAAGAGGTCGACGATCAAGGTGTCTGTGTGCGCGAGCGCAACGACCACTATGTAACCTTGCCCCATGTCGACGGCGCGGACCTACTGGCAGCCGTCACTACAGCCATTGTCTCTCTCGGCGGCGAAAAGCGCCTCGTCGACCTCCACCGTGGCACCGTGGCGCGCGTGACGGCCCTGCTCACGTCGTCGCCGGCCTTTGCGACTTGGTCGAGTCTGCCCCTGCCGCCGATGCCGTGCATTGCCGCCGTGTGGCCCGTGCGCGGCGCAAAACCTCAAGCCCCGACTTCCAAGACGGCCACCATCTACCAGATGGCCAATGATGGCCGTTGCTTTGTCTCGGTCGACATTATCGCGGCCAACTTTCAAGCCCTGCGTCACGCCGGCCTCATTGCCGAGGCCTCGTGGGAGGCATTTGTCGCGCGTGACGACGTCCTCCCCGACAAGGGCGCCGTTGCCTACGTGGCACGCGCCAAGGGTCTCTGCATGTTGGCCCTGTCGCAGGACGCACTGCGACCCGACCTCCAGTGTGTCTTGTGGTCGCGCGTCGCCGTACAAGCCTTTGAGAGACTGGCCGATGTCGGCGTGTGTGCACCCACGGACCTGGCGGCGTGGAACAGCGACGAGGTGATCATTCACGCTGACAACGCCGCCGATGCCGCTGCCAAGGTGGCGCAATTTGCAGAGGTCCTTGCCGACGCCGCGTGGGCCGACGCTCTCGCCTGCAAGGCTTTTGTGCTGTCAACCATTGACAATGGGAACGGCGGCGTCGGGTTTCGTCGTGCATGCCTGACACAGGGCGAGTCGGCTACAAGTGTCTGGGACCCGACCACCTGGCCGCGGTTCTGTTTGGCGATGGGAGCCCGTGCGCGCGCCCTGCGCGGTCGCCGTCGACGGCGTCTTTGGTGCCGAGGCGCGCGCTTGTGACGACGCCCTCTCGTGGCTGATTTTTGACCTTAGCGCGCGCAAACATGGCGCCACCGTCGACGAAATTGCCGCCCGCATAGTCGCACGCGGCATCCCCATGGCGCGCGCCACCGCGCTGGCCTCATATGTGGTTGACCACCGGGCGGCGTCGCTCGTGTGTGTCGTGCCCGGACATGACGGCGACGACGAAAAGCGCGTGCGCTACGCGTGGGCGAATAACACCGAAACCACGGCGGCCTATCGAAAGCGGGCGTGGCCGGCGATCGGCACTGACGGCAGAGAGGGTCCCCAGTGTGCGCTCCTGCCCGATGGTGTGTGCTTGATCGACACCCTCGATGCGTGCCGCCGGGCGTCGAGGCTGCTGGCGCGCCAGCCCGTGATCGCCGTCGACTGCGAGGGCATCTCTGAAGGAGAGATTGCGCTGGTGCAAATCCATGTGCCTGGCAATGGTGCCAGTGGCGGTAATGCGATCATCTACTTTTTCGACACGCTGGCGCCCGAGGCCAGAGGCGGCGATGCCTTTTTCGGTGCCGGCGGTCTCGGCGCCGTGTTGGCGTCGCGCTGCGTGGTCAAGGTCATGCACGACGCGCGCGGTGACGTCGCGGCGCCGAGACGTCGGTACGGCTGCACGGTGCGCGGCCTCTTTGACACGCAGATTGCCTATGCGCTCGTGCTCGGCGGCGCCGACGCCTCACCCAAGACCTTTACGGCCGGACTCAACGAGGTCCTCGCGGCGCATGCCCAGACCATTGCCACCAACGACAACAAGGACCATGCCCAAAGTCGCACCACTGCCGGCTCTACCAGAGGACATTGCGTGCGCGTGGCGGCGAGGACAATGGTGCAGATGACCCCACCAACTCTGACAAAAAGGCCGTATCGCGCATCATGACGCGCAACCGTCTGTGCTGGCACGAGAGGCCGCCCGCGAAGCGCCTCTTGCGCTATGCCGCCGCCGACGTGGTCCACCTCGTCGATGCCTACCGGGGTCTCATGCTCGCCTTGGATGGCCCGTGCCGCATCAGGGTCATGATCCTGTCGGACGAGCGTGCCGCCGCCGCCACTCGACCGTTGGCCAGTTTTTAGGAAAAAAAATGCAGACGACACAAGGACCTCCCAATGATGGCGCCACCATCAAATCTGTTGCCTGTGCAATATAAAAAATACATATTATTGCGACGACGCCTTTCTATTTTTGGCCAAAATTTGGTGCTTTTTTCCATCGTCCCGTGGGCAAGGGCAATGTGCGCGGCCCGCCGTGCTCGCGCGGTTTTGGCATGCTTTTCTTTTGGACTGGGTCCTCTTTCTCCTTTTTTTTCAGACGGGCGCTCCCTCCTTTGCCCTTTTTTTCGCCGTCACTCGACCCCCATTGCAGTGACAGAGACCACATGGACAAATAAAGAGGCGATGCAAAAGCCCGCGAGAACTGGCCAATCTTTTTTCTAGTCCTTTTTGTGTTTTTTGGTCTTGGGTTTTTATTAGGGAACTTGCACCGGCGTCCACCCTTTTTGTTTTCAAAAAAAGATTCTCCAGTCTTGGCCGGGTGTCGTGCTCGGTCGGCAGACACGGCGTCGCTACTTTGTTTCTCAAAATAATGAGGGGTCCGTCGCAGTGCACGGCACCTTAAAAGATTTGCAAAGAAATTATTTTTTTTTAAAAAAAAGAGAGCCAACGTGATGGCCGACTCGATCGCGTCCGCGAGGCGGCGGCTAGGAGCAGGTGCGCACGGTGCCGTCGGGCGCCGTGCACGAGGGCGAGTTGCCACAGAGGGCCTTGGCCGAGTTGCGGCGCGAATAGGCCGTGTAGGCGCCAAAGAGCCCGCCGGCGATGCCGGTAAAGATGGCCAGCGGCCCGCCGCTGATGCCGCCGACAAAAGCGCCCTGTGCGCCAAAGGTAAAAATCGACGTCAGATAGTCGGCCGCGGCGTCGCTGGGCGGACCGGGACAGGCCGGATGGCACTGTGGGATCGCATATTGCTTTCCGATGTGACACATGATGTCCTGGCCGCTGGCGTCCTGGTTGGTCTGCGCGTAGGCAAACATCAGGCTGATCCACTTGTTAAAGTCGGCACGCGCGTAGGTCGAATAGGGCTTGGTGTACCAGGCGTAGACGACGGCCGCCGGGAAGCCGCGGTTCTCGAATTGGAATTGGGAGGCGATCGGGTAGTCGTAGGCAAAGGGAATGAAAAAGGCCGAGGTCTTTCTGTACGCACCCGCAGCAATGGCCTTGTCGATGGCCTCTAGCAGGTCCTTGTAGCGCGTGCGGATCGAATAGTAGATGTAGAGCGCATAGACCAACAGGCTCACGATGAGGGCGCCCGTGGTCACCAGGCGCACGGTCTGAATCTGCCGGATGCGCTTTGTGTTGGCCGCTGTCTGCACGGCCCCCAGCGCTGCCAGTTCCTCACCCGATGTCAATTGCGCAAGGGCCTGCTGTTGGGCGGCGGCGGCCTGGCGCTGTTGCGCCAGCAGGTCGCTCAGCGTCGCGGGCGCATTGGCGGTGGCCAATGTCGTCGTCCCCGCAGTCGCCGCGGTCACTGGGTTCGAGAGCGACATCTGTGCCTTTTTCCTTTTCTTTTGACAAATCGCGTTGACGACGAGGGGAAAAAAAAGGGGCACCCCTTTCGAGAGGGCGAGGGAGATAGTGAGGGCGCCGAGAGAGAGGCGCGCCTCTTTGGGGTTTCTCTGTACGTCCGTGAGTTGCATCGCCTCGGCGCTGCAGCGTCGCCAGTGCGCGCTTGTTCCCATACGAAAAAACGAAATCGCCAGCGTCACCACCAAAAAAACTGGCCGCCATTGAGCGCCCTCTTGTCTTGTTTTAATGTTTTTCTTTTCTTGTGTCCCCGCCGTGGACTCTTCTTTTTTTTCAGCATTGCCCACGGCGCCCAGGCGCGACGAGATTTTGGTGCCCCTTGGCTCTCCCTGTTGTTGTTGTTCGTGCAGAGAGCGACCAACAGAGCGGCCTCGCTCGACAGGTAAAAAGCCTCGTGAAAAAAAAGTTTTGTTTATGGAGAGCATTCTGTCCCAAACAAGACACATATGCCATCAAAAACGGTCACGGGTGAGCGCAGCATCGCCGCCATGACTCTCGTCGTCCCCGTCTGCACTGCCGTCCTCTCCAAGACTGCCATCGCCAAGGTTGTTGATGCTTTCAGCGTCGCTCTGGCTCGTGTCGTCGTCACTATCGCCGCCGTCATTGCCGTCGTCATCAGCACCACCTTTGGGGCACAACTCTAGGGCGGCCTTCATGCGTGCGCTGGCCTTTTCAGGGCGTCGGCGAGACACGCGAGCGAGGTCGAAAAACGCTACCATCCCGCCGGCGTCCTGGGCTGCATTGTTGTTGACGGCAGGCGGGTTGTCAGACAGACACCGCGGGATCATGCCAACATGGCGCCAATGCAAGTCGTCGTGGCAGAGGCCCATGGCGGCCATACGCTCCACGGCCTGCAACACCACATCAGTCACGCCGTTATGATTGGCCTCGTCGACACTGGCGGCCACGGGCCGTGCATAGGGCATGACCAACGCCGGCCGACCGCACAAGGCCGTTGTGCGCACGGTCGACACACCCCATACGCGACGCCACACCAACGCCTCGCGCCACAGACAGCCACCGCTTTGCAAGTCGTCCTCGTCACCCGGCTCGGCGTCGGCGCTCTCGTGGCCAAATTTAATGACCACCTCGGTCGGTTGCACAAGATGGTTGCCAACACCAATACCGTTGGCGTCTTTAGGCGACAAGTTGTCGTGTTTGCGACTATAATAGGGCCGGGCTTTCCACGCGCGACCATCGGCGCCAGCGCCCAAGTCGTCCGTCAAAACAAAATCAGTCCCCGTCGACGAGTCAATCGCGCCGTCGGCGCCGTGTGACGTTGACACCTCTGGCGCATGGCGCTCCCACGCGGCATGGGCCATGAATGCACCGACGCGCGCCACGAGACCAAGTACCGGCTGTTTATCGGTCGGTTGCGCATGCATGCGATGCAGGGCCGTCGCGATCGCGCGCACCAGGTGCGGGTCGCAACAATCGTACGACACGGTACCGCACAGCGTGTCGCCTGTGAGGGCTGCCGATTCCAAGGTGGCCATCTGGCCCTCGGGCGCCCAGTCGTGCTCGGCGTCGTCGAGCCAAAAGAGGCGCCATCGGGCATAGGTCGAGACAATGGCCATTGGCACCGTCGCACCGTGGTAGGCTTTGATCATACAGAGTATGTCAAAGACATCGGCGCACACATGAGAATCGTCGAGTATGTCGACATCCTTGTCATCGGCCTCGTTGCGAACCAAGACGGCACCCAAGAACCGACCCTCGGCTCCTCCGTCGCCGACACGAAAGGGAAAAAAGAGGTCGCTGCGCCCGCGAAAGAGATCGCGACCTTGCGTCCAAAATTCGACGTGGTCTCTCAGGCCCGTATCGATCCGGATGTCGTTGAGGGCGCACAACACCAAGTCGCGCGTCGACATGTTTCTAGAGCAATCGTCGCGCTCGGCCAGTATCCACACGACAGACCGATGCCATTGGTAGAGCGGCACCCGCTCATCGGCGGCAAAAGGGCGCAATGTTGCAGAGACGGTGGTTTGCACAGTATTTGATGGCGCGGCTGGAATGGCTCGACGGCGGCGGTGCCGGGCATGCCTGCCCATCGGCGGAAGGCCGATCAATCCCACGCTCGTGCTGCCGGTGGCTCTGGCTGGAATTCGCCGCGCGGCACACATTCCGCAGAGGAAAAAACAGAGCGTCCGCCAACACGGCAATAGAGGAAAAAAAAGAAAAGAATGGTCAGTCAAGGTGGCAACTGCCGACCAGGGTCCAGTCCGCTCGTGCGTCGTCGATGCCCTTTTGGGTGCTCAGGAAAAAGGGCGACAAAGGAAAAAAGAAAAAAAAAGAATCGAGAGCGACAGGGACACGCAAAAGCAGACCTAAGTCAATCCTTTGTTCACGCGTGAGCCGTGTGAAAAGGGCGCCAATCTGCGCAGTCTCTAGTGTCTCGCCCATTGTCCCTTGGGTGGCCTCGAATTTGTTGGAGGGGCGAGGTATTTGATGTCTGTCGTGCAGCGCCGCCGCCTCTGTTCCTCTAGTGGTCGCCCTGTCATTGGCACCGCTCCAGGCTGTGCCCTTGTCGGCTCTCTTCTGCCCCGCCTGTTCTTGCGATCAAGACGAAACAAACACTGGACCCAATGGCCGATCGCCTTGCTAAAAAAAGGAGCGGGAGCGACTCGGGTGCGGCTTGGCAGGGATCGAGAAAGGCTCAAATCCGCGCAATCAAATTTTTTGCAAAAGACCCACGAGTTGTGTCTGACCAGACAAACTTTTCTCATAAGCAAACAAACACTTTTGTCCTGTGAGTCGGTGCCTCCTGCGCACGCTGCATCTGACCGACTGGGGCGCGTGACTCTCGGCGGCATCCACACACGGCCGACTGATCAACAAGGGACAAAAAAAGAAATGCGCAAAAAAGAATGTGGATTTTATGCGCCCTATTCGACAAGGTGGCTGATGACAATGGGCATGCGCGCAAGAGAGTCGGGACAATGCGCGGCAGTGGCCGGCCGGCCAAAGGGTGTCGACCGCATGACAGACGGCGGATTGCGTAGAGTGTGCCTCGTCCAACTGCTTTGTAGGAAAATGAAAATGTCGTTGTCGCGCCGGATTGGTTTTTTGGGCGCTGCCGTCAGGTGGTCGAGAGACGCTCATCTTTTTCTAGTTGGTTGTCCTCTACACACGATGAGCAGCCAAGACAAAGAAGACGATTACTCACCCTACGTATGCGTGGGTCTGCCCATTGAACTGTGGGCAGAAATCGTGGGTATGTGTGCCGGCAATAGGCATAGTGTGGCCGCACTGGCGGCGACATGCCGCGCACTGCGCGCGCCCGCCATGCGCCTGGTGGCTAAAAGGTTGGCCGCGGCGCGTGCCTCGATCGACGCGGCCATGGACGAGTGGCAAGAGTGGGGTGAGGGCTGGGACGACATTTGGACCAGCGGCCCCGAGTGCTCTCTATGCACCGACGAGGACTCGGGCGAATCGGGACCCGTTCAGTTGGCTCGGTGGGTGTGCGATGACGGCGTACCGGGCCACTCCTGGTCCTACACAGTGCTGTGCGACAATTGTGCCGACGCGGTGAGGCGCGGCCCACACGCGCGGTGCGTAGAGTGGCGGATGCGCCGGGTGCACATTGACCGACCCCATGTCTGGTCGACGATAGAATGGGACCGTATGTTCCTGGCCTATCTGCCCACGGACCGCATCGGCGACGGTCGCTTTGCCGTCCCACCGGCGCTCGTCCACGCCATCGACCCATTGGGCGCAGCGACGATCAAAAGCCGAGACAATTGGGAGATGCAAGTCTCTTTTTCCAATTTCGCGTGGGCGCCAATGCCCAGCATGCGCTCGTGGATGCCCGTCTCGACGATGCGCCTGGTCCAATATCAAGACCAGTCGCGGCGCTGCCAGGGCCTCTTGGTCTGCTGCGATTTGGACAGCGCCATGTGGGGTACCGTGGCCGCAGTCGACTATGCGCTCGATTACGGCGGCCTATGGTGGGAATTTGTGGATCGGCCTCTGGACGATCTGCTCGCCCTCTACGCTGCACGCCCCGCAAGTTTGGCATTGGCCGACTTGGCGCTGTGGGTGACCACGAGTCTCCTCAAACCCCCCGCCAAGTGGACCGGTATGGCACGATGCGATCCGGCCAAGCACCACTCGGTGCCGAAACTGTTGACTTGGCCTGGGTGACACATGCGGATTTTGGCAATAACAATATCCCGACGATCAATCTGTTTTTTTCAAACTGTTGGCAAGGCGCCGGTTCACCGGTCGAGTCTGCGACATTACCTTTTTTTTTCGATCGTGCTCAATAAACTGTCGGTGCTGGTCTGCCTGTGTGTGCAAATCCATCAGGATTGGGGCCTACAAAGAGGACACGGTGGGAGAACAATTTATGTGTGGTTTGGGAACCAACAGGCGCAAGTTTAATGTCGACCTGTGGGGGTTGGCCCGATTGGGTTGCCCCACGCGCGGGCTTGCAATGGCCTTGGGAAGGGGAAAAGGGGCAAAGAACAACGAGGAAAGAGACCACGAAAAAGAAATCACGAAAGCAAGTGGCCATAGAGGCCACAGGCGACGACCGTCAACGACGGCGCCATAAAGGTGCGGGCGATGCTGTCGGCAGCGGCCAACGGCGCAATACGTGAAATCATGTCGCGGTCCATCGGCACACCCGAATCGGCACACGCCACGGCAAGACGGTCCAAAAAGGCACTGAGATTGCTGCCGTGGCGTCCGGCGGCAACGGCGGCGACAATGCCTTGACGGAATTGCGCATAGCACCGACCCGGCCTTGCCGCACCGAAATAAATGCATGTGGCCAGGCGATCAGGCGCGTCGACGCCAATGGCCGTGCGAATGAGGAGCGCGATCAGCCGGCGCTGATCAGGGTCAATCTCGTAGACAATGCCCATGTCCCATAGGGCGATGCGGACGCGTGCGTCCGAGACACTGGGGTTGGGGTCGCACACGCACAATACATTGCCCTCATGGACGTCACCGTGCAAGAGGCCGTATTCAAAGACCATGCGACATACGGCCACCGCCAAGAGGCGCGCGGCAGCGGACCGCGCCGCTGCCGTCGGAAGCCGTGCAATGGGCACGCCGTCGACGCGCTCCACAAACAGCCTCTCGGGCGTAGACAGCGCCCCGATGGTCTTGGGCACAAGGAAAGTTCCAGAACGATCACCGGCAAAGAGGGCACGCATGCGCTCGGTGTTGGAAGCCTCGGCCGCCAGGTCCATGTCACCAGTGAGACCGTCGTCGGCAATCGCCACCAGGTAGTCAATAGCGTCGGCGGCGAGAGCGCGCCTGCACGCACGGCCAATCAACGCGCGGCCCACCGACGTACGCATAAACCATACCAAGATGGTGCGATCGACGGCGGCATACTTTGTCGCGGTCGGTCGTCGCACTTTGACCACAAGTGCCGACGGTGGGCGCCGAGGACGACCAAGGCTGCGGCGGCGCGCAAACACGCCCGCACCATCGTCGCTGTACTCACTGCTGTCATTGTCGTCGCTGTCGTTGTCTCGATTGCGCCTGGCAGCGCGCATCTCGTCGGTATCAGTGTCGACGCTCGTGCAAGCGCCACTATGGTCGCCTCTGGCGCACGTCTTGTGCTGCTTCAAGGGCGGGCATGCATAGACCTGAGTTACTGACCCGCTCGCCAAGAGAGTGGCGCCGTCTGGCAGGTCGGCAATGGGTTCTGGAGGCACACAGTCTCGAAGAAGCGGACGCAGGGCATCGACAAAGCCGGCCAAGAAGAGATCGGGCCGCGCCGTCGCCGCGCGAGCCAACTTGATAGCCAAGGGTCCCAAGGCGGCCACGGCATCATACGGCCCGCATAGACCAACGGCAACGGCCAACGCATAGACGATCGCCTTCCATGCCATGTCGACGGCTCGCCATGCGACGGTCCACCTACTCACTGCCCCGGATCGCGTCCCCATCGAGATTGGCAGCACGCGCCAGAGTCGTTGTTATTTTTAGGGCGTCGACGGTCTCGCCTGGGCCGCTCGGGCCAAGATGCCCGACCGAGACTCAGTCGCCGTGATGCGCCAACATGCACGTCCAATTCTGCAAAAAGAGGCCGTGGTTTGTCCTGAATTTCACCATGACCGGCTGCCGCTGTCGAGGGCAGACCCTCTCACGTCCCCCCCCCCATTTGTGCGCATGCTATGAAAAAAGTGAGCAAATACGTGGACCGAATAGGAAAAAACCTTGCAACCCGTGATAAAAAGGCGTCCCATTTTTTGTGCGTCGTCGGCGCCAGACCCCAAAAAAATGCGATCACTCGCCTTTTTGCGCAATCTTGTTACCATACTCTTGTAGAATTCTGATTTCTTTGGGTTTTTTACAAGGAGCGCGATTATTGGGTAGAACTTTGCGCCGACGCGCTCTGCGGTCGCCACAGAGACAGACCGCCACGAGAAACAAAAGAGTGCGTCGCGCAAAAGGACTTGCACAACAGCACGCACACACCACATACACGCGGATGGGTCGTCGCAAATTTGCAAGCATCCGTCACGTCTATTGCGACTGTGCCATTCGGGTGACCCCCAAGGACGGCGGCGACGATACACGGGATTACGACATTGTCGGCCACAGGGCGGTTCTCGCTCAGGCGGCCTATTTTGACAGACTCTTTACGCACGTCAAGGCCGAGCAGATCATCGACCAGGGTGATGCCGACGATGCCGCCCAGCGCCCATCTCGTCTTGTCTACCGTGTCGGCATACCTTTTGCCGCCGACAGCGTGTCGTTCCTCGTCGACGTCTTGTATGGCGCCGCCGAAACCGACAATGTCGGCAATGTTTGTGCCGATCCCGTCGACGTCGTCATGGCGGCCACCTACCTGGGCATGAATCAAACCGACATTGTGGACCTCATCGATGCGTCGCTCAGCACGCTGCTCACTGCCTTGGATGCCAAAGAGGACAGGGCGGTTGAGCAGTTGGGCGCCTTTGTCCTGCATATCGTCCACAGCGACATGGAGCCCAATCTCAAGACCGCGCTGCTGGCGCGCACATTTGGTCTCTTGTCCGAGGCCGACCGCCTCTCGGTCCCGGCCGACATGGTGCCCGTCCACTACTACCGCCCCGAGCCGTCGGTCGCCACGAGTGCCCGCGACGACATGCGAGGACGCCGTTGGCGCGAAATCTCACTGCCGTGGGACGCTTGTCACGACGGCGACGACGACGACTCCAAGTGCGGCCGCGAGATTGTATGGCAAGGTATCCGGTTTGGCGTCCACATAACCGGTTCGTCATACGATTCGACCGGTGACGTGCATGAAATGGAGGTCTACATCTCGGCCAGGCCCGACGGAGAGGTGCTGGGCGGCTGGACGCCATACTCACCGATGCCGCGGGAGCCATCGAGTCAACGCCGCGTGCTGCCGTCGTAACCGTGACGGCCTTTCACCCGACACGTGGCACCAAGATCGCGCGTGGATGGGCCAAGCCGGTTGGTGAGGAAAAACCCGACGCGCACAACTTGGGGCGCCAAAAGGCCAACTATGCGGCAACCGGCCATCGCCTCGACAAGCACATGGCCTTGGTCCCTACAGTGCCGTCGTTCTTTTCGCGCGGAGAGGCGCACGCGACGCGCGCAAGGCACGTCGTCCGTGTCGACGCCGAGTGGTCTGATTTGTTGGCCTGTATGGTCCAAATCGAGGTCCAAGAGTTGGCTTGAACACGCGCTTCCTGTCGCTCCTCTGTGTGCACCCTTCTTTTTTTTAAAAATAAACGGTGCCCACGCCTTTTTCTCGGGCCGCCGCTGTCGCATCTTGCAAACAATGGACAGACCACCAAAAACCCTGTGCTTTTTGCGCTTTTTGAAAAAAAAGGGAAAAAAAAGGATAGAGAAAAAAAAAGAGACTGCTGCGTGAGTGTCCATGTCGCTGCGCCGCCGTGCCGTGGGTGGGAGCAAATGCGTGCGCGCATCGACAAGAGACACGAGCCAGGCATGAGAAAGAGACCGACGCAAGGGGGAAACCCTGTGCGGCACAGGGGATGACGGTGGCGTCGGCGCTCGCGGCCATGCGCGGTCTCTACTGCGACTGTGAGATTGTCTTGGCGGCGTGCACTGTGCACCCGCGCCGACAACCGACAATGTGCCAGTGACGGCGACGACGCCAGCACGCCTCTTGGGCCACCGGGCAGTCTTGGCGCAGGCCGCCTACTTTGCCATGCTCTTTGCCCGCGCCGACCCGGACCGCATTGACCTGGGCCATATCGGGGGCGAGCGCGTCCTGCGCGCCGTTTATGTCGTCCACGCCCCCTTTTCAGCCGACGTCCTCGCATTCCTCATCGATCGGCTCTATGGGAATCGCAATCATGATCCATGCCACGACCCCGTGGCGGCCGTTGGTGCCGCCCTCTTTCTCGGCATGCCGGGCACTTGCGCGCAAGACATTATGATCGAGTCGCTCCGGCTACTTGCGGGCGACCTTGCATCGACCGCATCACCAACTCGCTGTGATATGGCACTTGATCCGGTCCCCGGCGGATCACCCGAGCAATGTCGGTTGGCACACTTTGTGGCCCACATGCTCGCGACCGACATCCCAACCGAGGCCAAGGCCGCCCTGGCGGCGCGATTTGCCTACTTGCTCCCACCAACATCGTCCATGTGCATCAGTGGTCAGCCAGATGGCATGCGTCACTACCGCTGCCGAGCGCCAACGTGCGACCCTACAACAACCACCAAGGAGAATGGGTTCCAATGGCATCTCCTTGGTCTGTCGACCGACATGACTGGCACGGGCGTTGGTCGCATTGAATGGGATGGTCTGGTCTTTGGCATAGGACTCGTTTTTCGCTCGGCGTCCGACGGCACCGACGACATTGTCCTTTCTTTGTCATGCGCGCCCGCGACCGAACAACTCGGTCCGTGGACATGGGGTGATCCCCAACCCGCAGGCATGGTCGATGTGACGCCGCGTGCGGTGCGCGTCTGCGTGCGCCTCTACCACCCCATGCGAGGCATTGTAGAGACCAACGTGTTGACCTCGTGGAGCAGCGTGCCCACAGACGTCGACCTACACCGACGTCGCAGCCGATCCTATGCAACTGCGGCCGGCCATAGCAGGCCGCCAAAAGGCGCCATCCTCGTCCCCAATGGCGTGGACCGCACCACACAGGGCGCTGACCGACCCGCAGGGAGGGTTGCACGAACAGCGACCCTTTTTGTCAGAGCCGATCCACGCGACCGATGCCTCTGGGCGTGCGAGGTCGATGTTGCCCTGCAAGAGCCGCCAAGTAGTCCCAGCGTTGCTTCTTGATTTCAGTGCCGCGCGCGTGCCGACATGGCGCCCAAAAGGACCGAGGCAAGACCAAGAGACGAAAAAAAAAAGACGCCAGGTCGAGAGAAAAGAATGGCCCTTGTGACTTGCGCGCAAACCCTTGCCCAGCACGCCCATGCAATTTTGTCAGCGGGCGACGCTGTCAAGCGGCTGTACCTGCGCGCCAAGGCAGGCGAGTGGACCATGACACTTGCCACGCTCGACGCCGATGCGGATCTGGCAAAAGAGGTCGCCGCCTATAGGCGACGCAGTTCGGGCTGGACCTTTGTGCACCAGGCGGCCTTTTGGGGCCGCCAAGATGCCTGCCGGGCGCTTTTCAAGCGCGGCGCGTCGCCCTCGGCCGTGACCGACGACGGGTTCTCGCCCAGCGCTGTTGCGCGCCAACGCGGCCACGACGACCTCGCCGCGTTGCTGGCGGCCTTTGCCGACAAGACTGGCGCGACGCGCCCATGCAGTCTCGCATTTGGCGAGGCCATTGAGCAGCGCGCCACGGCGGCCTTTCACGTCCCCTATGCCGGGAGCATGGTGCATGTGCGCGCGGGTTCGCCCTACTTTGTGGACACGTGCGGTTGCGTCCTCATCGGGTGGCACGGGTCGTACAATCCTCCCTATGGCATGGACGGAATTGACCTCGTGAAAATGCACTCGACCAAGAAGCAAACCCATAAACATGGCTAAAAAAAGAGAGCAGCCATTGCCATGAAAAGAACCCAATGAAAATATCCTTTTTTTTGTGGGCAGCGCAGCCTCGACACCCTTTTTTGGCGCGTGCATCAAAAAGAAACAATAGAGAAAAAAATCGAGTCACCATCCGCGCCTTTTTCCCTCCCGATGGCCCTCATGATTTGAAAAAAAAAAGTTTTTGATACACCATTTTCTTTTATGCCGGGTCGATTTGCAGCCGCGCCGGTTTGTGCTCTCTGTTTTTTTTGAGAAAACATCCTTTTTAGCGCCACCAATTGGCCGCCTTTCTGTTCGCGCCTTTTGTCGACCACCGAGACCCAAGGCGCCGGCGGCAGACACGACCAAAGCGCCGAGATGGTGCACATTCACACGGCCAGGCGAGACAAAAGAGGCCATGTCTCGCAAAGGAAAAATAAGGATGATAAAAGGGACGCGGCAGGCGCGGGGGACGTGAGTGGGGCAGCGCCAATGCCTTGGCTCTTGAGGAAACACGGCGCTTTCCGTCCCTCTCAACCCACGGCGGCCACAGCAAGACATTTTTTTTAAAAAAGAGAAAAAATTGAGCATAAAAATTTCTCTTTTTCTTGGCACCGAGAAAAATCAAAGGAAAAAACGAGGAAAAGGGATGACGACGACGGCAGCGCCGACTACTGGCGACCCGTTCTTTCTGCGTCAGCGGCGCCCGGCCGTGTCCGATGCGTTGGCGCGCGCCTCGGCATTTGTGGCGGGTGACGGCCGCGGCGGCGCGCCCGTGCCGAGTGCCACGTGCCTCCAGTACATCGAGACCTTGACCGACGCCGTCGAGTATTGCACGCCCGGTCTGCCGACCTATGACCGGAGCAAGTGCGCGTCGGTCGTGTCCTCGGCCACGTGCCCCGAGATCACGTGTCTCGCCGAGGGCATCGGTTACGTGGCGGGCGCCACCACCAATCAGATGTGCGCCGACCTCGACCGCGTGGTGTCCACGCTCGAATCGACCGAGGCCGCGGCGCGCACTGCCGCGGCCTTTCCCTGGCTCAGCGAGACGCTGGCGCCCTGCGTGCAGACCATCTGCTCGACGACACCCACGCCGGTGACGGCCGCGCGCCTGCGCTCGGCCTCGCGCACCTTTGCCAAGAACGTTGTCTTTGGCCGCCTCAACCGGTTCGAGCGCTTTATCGTTGACCATGCCGTCGTCATTGGCATTGTCGTGCTCGTCATTGTCTTGGGCCTCTTTCTGCTGTTGGGCCTTCGCGATCTGCGTCTGTCGTCGCGCCTCCGTGCCGCCGAGGCCGCCCTCGCCGCTCGGCCCACCGTTGCCGTGCCGGTCATCGTGCGCCCCGCCGCCTGATCCCCGTCGGCTTTATCGCGCCTGCCAGAGAGCATTATCGTTGAAAAAAAAGGCCATTACCGTGCGCAGCCAGTTCACTTTTAATCGACAAGATGGCGAGCAATAGACCCCTGCGGCCCGAATCAAGGTCGACCATGATGGGCACCTCTTTTTAGAAAAAAACAAGGAAACAATGGGTTTCCTTGTTTCGTCCAGTGATATTTTTGCAGTCAGTGTTCTTTCTTTTTTCCTTTGCCATGTGGCCACTCGACAAAGAGACCGCAACAAGAGCGACGAGGCAGGACAAAAGTAGGAAAAAAAATCTATTTCAGTTGTTGACGACAACACGGTAATAGTGAAACATTTCAAGCGTGCCCACGGGCCGCCGGTAGTGGACGACGGCGCCCGGATCGAGGCCATAGTAGCGCGAGACGGCGTCGGTGCGCAGTTGGCGCGGGAGTAGGGTGTCGTCGGCGAGTCCGAGGCGCGCCAAGAGCGCGGCCTTTTGTGGCGCCGACAACACGTCGTGCGGCGGCACGAGCCAGTGGTCGACCGGGCAGAAAAAGTGCTGGTTGTAGGTGGCCAACTCGACGTGCTGGCCGGGCGCGATCGACTCGCTGATGCGCGCCGGCACCTGCGTCGTGTAGCCCTGACAGGACAATACGAGCGCGCGGTGCGGTAGTCCACTCAGTGATCCTGCCGTTGATGGCGCCGTCGTCTGTGGTGCTGTTGATGGTGCTGAATCTTTTGTCGTCACCGGGCGCGTCATACGGGCGGCCACCTTGCGCACCGTGTCCACGTTGATCTTGGGCACGCCGGTAAAGACCACGAGGATGGGTCCGTCGGGTCGGTCGATGCGTGCCCGACGCACCCCGGCGGCGCGTGCCGTCGCCAGCGCAGCGTCGATGGCCCCTTGGCTCTGTGGATAGAGAAGGCGAAAGAGCGGCGTCTTGCGCGCCTTGGCCTCACTGATGGTGGGTGCCATGGCCGCCGTATCATATCCGCGACGCGACATCATCTCGCGCACGTGCGGCCACGCGCGCGTAATCATCTCGGGCGCGTGCGGGTCATCGGGTACCGGTCGCGATGATGACCGCGGCGCGCGGCCTTTACTGCCGCTGGCAGTCGCGGACGCCGTGCCGGCGTGGTCGGGCGTGCGTGTCGGTGTCGTGGCGCTCATCTCACTCTCCTCGTCCTTTTCCTGATTTTTTCCTAGAAAAAACAACAACACAAGCCAACACGCAACCAGGTCGAGCAAATAAAAAGCACGCGACGAGCAGACGCCCACGAGGTCGGCCTCTTTTTCTTTCACTCCTCCCACCCCCTCGTTGTCGCGCGAGGCTAGCCGCCGCCGGGCTGAGTGAGGCTCCATCGCCTTTCGAAAAAAAAGCGCAACCGTGCGTTTCGGGACGTGTGCACGTATTGCGCGCTCGGCCGCCAACAGCGCCGTCCCAGAAGGCGGCGTTGGCGGTTTTGAATTTTTGATGCCATGCTCTTTTGGGGCCGCCCGCCGGCCCTTGGCGCACTCGGGGCGTCCCCGCTGGTAAGAAAAAGAGAGAGAAAAAACAAGGCGAAACAGGGCGGTACAAAGTTGTCTACGCGGGGGGCGGAGGCGCGCACTAGGGCACCAGGCCGACGAGCGACCCAGCAAAGGTACGCATGATGACGTCAGCGCCGGCCAGGGTAAAGTCGGTTCCGGCAAGACTCACCGAAGCCTGGACCGTCATGGTGTCCCCGGCGGCAAGTTGGAAATCGCCCGTGATGGTCGCGCCAAAGTTGTCGTCGACGCCCACCACGTCATAGGCCGAGAATTGGGCCTGCGTGATGCCCTGGCCGACGGCGCTCGTCACAAAGCGAATGATCACGACCGGTTCGCCCGTCGTGCGGGTGCCGTTGGCCGTGGCCACGAACCGGTACACGCCGGCGAGCGGCGCCGTAAAAGTCGACGTGGCCGGGTCATAGTTGTCTGCTGCGGCGCCGTCCTGTAGGTCATAGATTTCGTCCTCGTAAGCGACCGTGACCAAGGCGACAGCCGTTAGGGCCTGCGCGGCAACCCCATCGGCACGAAAGGCCACGCTGGCGACTGGCGGCCCCGGCGGTCCTTGCGAGCCCGGAGGTCCCACTGTACCGGGAGGGCCGGGCAATCCTGGTGGACCCAAGGGTCCCCGGATACCGACCGGTCCAGTGGCACCGAGTGCGCCGGGCGTTCCCTGTGCTCCCGGAGGTCCGCGAGGTCCCACAAGGCCAGCGGGTCCTGCAGGCCCCGGCACGCCGATCACCGAGAGCGCTGGACACGGCGATGAGCGCGCACGCCGCCTGGCAGCAATGACTTGTCGCAAGAGTTGCTCGCGGCGGTCGCGATCGTCGCGGGCGGGAGCAGGCAAGTCGCCATCATGATCAATGCTGTTGCTGTTGTTGTTGTCGTCGTTGGTACTGTTGCTGTCACTGCTTGAGGGGCGCTCGGCACGCTGGAAATGGCGCACGTGGTTGCCAACATAGGCCATGGTCGGTCGCCTCTCTCTCCTTGTCCTACCTGCCAGCGCAAAGCAAGATCCTGGACTCGCGTTGGTGTCCCGTGCACGTGGGTGCGACCGCTCGTGTTCACGCCTGGGCCACGAGTGCACCCGTAAAGGAAAACGGCAGGACGGAACCTGGAATGGTGATGACCCCCGGACCGACCACCGTCAACTCGACGTGCACCGTCTGGCCGGCGGCGAGGAGAAAGTCACCCGAGAGTGTGACTGCGAAAAGGTCGTTGCCGGTCCCGACGTCGGGCACTGCAACCCAGCGCTCGATGGAAGGCGCGCCGCTGTCGCTCACCAATGACAGAATGACGTTGTTGGTGTCTGACTGACGGAGGACGATGTTGGGCACCTCGAAGCGGTAGACACCGTCGGCTGGCGCCGTAAAAGTTGACGTCGTCGGGTCATAGTTGTCGGCGGTGGTCCCGTTGACTAGATCGTAGATCTCTTGTCGAAAGGTGATGGTGATGGTAGTGCCCGGTCCGAGGCCCGTTTGCGTGGTGTCTTTGACGGCACGAAAGGCGACCATGGGCACTATGGCCGCAACACCCGGCGGCCCGGTAGGACCTGTGTCCCCCGGCGCGCCCATTGCGCCTGTTGATCCGATCGGTCCGACTTGACCTGGCGGACCTTGAGGACCGGCCGTCCCTGTTGGGCCCGGTCCGCCCTGTGCACCGGCCGGACCAACGGCACCTGGCGGCCCTGGCGGACCGGGAGGTCCAGGCACCGTAATCAATATACAGCGCGCACACGGCGCCTGCGCCTCGCCGTGCGCGTCCATGGTGTCGCCGCCGGTGGCAATGTGGATGGCCGACAAACAGGTGCAGATCCGACGAAAAGAGGCTGTTGAGAGGGACGTGTTCACTCTTTTCTCTTTCTTGTCAGGACTCTCTGCCGTTATCTCAAGGATGCTCGAACCGAGGGCATCGCGATCCATGTAGCGCGTGCCATCATGTGTCTTTTTCCGCCCCCCTAATGTCGTGTGTTTGTGGTACGGCCCCGTTGGGCTCCTCTGCTGGAGGCGCCTCCGCCGCTGCGGCCGATGGACGGGCGGGACAACAAAAAGTCTACAAGACCACCGCGCACGACCCCACAAAAAAAGGGAAAGGTGGTCGCAAAAACTCTGCCTGTTTATGACCAAATCCCTAGGCACTCCCTTCTTGCGGCAAAATAAAGGACCAACTGTCTACACGGCGGGCAGGAGTCTGGCGGTCCGCGGCCTTGGTCCGACAAAATGGAAGAGGCCAGACGACGCTCATGCAACCTTGTCCCACGGAGAGGGGCGCTCGCGGCGGCCCAACTCGGCCAGCGCCGCCATAACCTCTATCGCCATCAGATAGAGACAGTCGGCGTAGCATGGGTGCGCGCGATGCCGAGCGCGCCGGCCATGACCGCGAGTTGGGCCTCTGCATCGTCATCATCGGACAAGCATGCCGCCAAATAGTCATAGTGTACGGGGCAAACACGGAACCGCGCAATGTCACGACAGAGACGCCACGCTGCGTGCGTAGCCACGACGCCGAGCACGTCGCCGGGAAGGGTATTGCGTGCGCCGACGAGCGAACCCCTGTAGGCCCGTGCGCATTGTTTGACAAGAGTGTCAGCATCAAGGGGCGACTCGCGTGCACTCAAAGTAGAATCAGAGCCGCGTGTGTAGAGCGACGGCGCGCGCTCTAGAGCCTTGGTGGCCATGTCGTGCAGCCGAAGGCGTCGGATCACGTTGTGAATGCCGTCGGCTGTCAACGTCACGCTGGCAAAAGGCGGCGAAAAGAGCCAGCCGGGGGCCTGCAAGTCGATCGGATCGGCGAGGCGGTCGATGATGGCCTGTGAGAGTCCCGCACCGGCGTGGCGATGCCAACGCAGGCCCTCGATGTAAATATCACCCGGCCACGAAGCGTCGGCACCAAAAGCCGACTCAACCACCGTTTGGAGCAGTTGGCATTGGCATTCGTGCGCTGTCAGTCCACGATGCAACTCGTTGGCGCTCGCCGCCACGGCATCAGCAATCACAGGGTCAGTGACACCTGGACGGTAGATGACCACTTTTGCGTCGGACAAGGGCATCGCCCTGTCAAACATCGAGTACCAAGGCTGGTCGTCGATAAAGAGCGTACAACCCACGTACCCGGCCCCGGTGGGCGACGAAAGGACAATGTCATAGCGCCGGCGTCCCCCTGATGGGTCGCATTCCGCAGTCGACGCTGCTGCGGCCGATTCTACCGGCGGCAACAACGACGGCGACGCCGTCTCCTCCAGGCCGACCGGCGCACCCGGCAAAACCACGCCAGGACATGAGTTCGTGCGGCGTCTGGCGGCTATGGGGTCGGATACAATGGCGAGGGCGGCGTTAAACAGGCATTGCTCCGCATAGTCGACACTCGTCGAGTCGCGCGTGTTCTTGGTCCGGTCGAGATGCACACTGGTGCCCTTGGTGATGATAGCGTCATGGCAGTCGAGGCGCGAGGCGCACCATAGGTGGCGCGCCCACGATATGACCGCCCAGGGGGTGGGTACTACCTCCTCTTCCATGTGCAGCGCGTCCAGTGCACGTGGTACATGGTCGCCGGCCACACGCTCGGCAGCGCGCCAAAAACGCACGCACAGACCCAACATGCGATGCGCTGCTGCCGTGTCAAATCGTGCGCCATCGCGAAAGAAGCCGACGCCGTGGGCCATCGCCAAGAGTGCGGCTCCCATGGGGCCGTCATCAAGTGGACGGGCGCCGTCGAGTACCGCCTGTCCTGCAGCCGTCCACTCTGCCCAGTCGATGCTCTTTCTGTTATTGTTGTTGTTGCCATTGACGTCGTCACGTGCCGTATCGTGCACGTCACTATGGCCGTCCATTGCGCCCAGAGGAAAAAAAAAGAAAGAGGGCCACCACAATGCCACCTCGCGTGCCTTGGCCGGTCTGTGGCACAAGGGAAAAAAACAGAGGGACAAGAAAAGCCCTCGGGTTCCAATCAGTGCCTACGACGACTCTGGCCGTCGTCTATTTTTTTTCTGTATCCACGGGCGGGCGAGTTGCGGCCCAAACCTGGCGCGCCGCACCTTGGCACAGGCGCAAAGAACAAGAAAGGGCAAATAAAGCGCAACAAAAACCTGATTTGTTATCTACTGAACCAATGGCTCACCGCCGTTGGAAAAGTATGCGCCAAATGGATGCGCCCGAGAGTGCTGGAGGCACGGGCCTCGGCCCTTTGCCCTTGTGCCGTCGGTTGCGCACAAGAGGGCGGTCCATTTGGCCGCGCGCCTCTAAAAATCCCCGCCGCCCATGTCATAAAAAAAAGAAAAACTGCACCAGCCAACGGTACTGCGGCGGCGTTGACTCTTTTTTTTTGCAGCCTATGCCGCCCTTGGCCTTGCGGTCGGCGACACGCGAAAAATTGATCAGGAAAAAAACAAAGGCGAGCAGCCTCCCCCCCCAACCCATAAAATTCTTTTTGCGCCAAAATCGTTGCCAGGCGACATGGGCTCAGCCTCGCGGGTTTCAAAACTATCGCATCGCGAAAAAAAAGACAAAAACAAATTGACGGCATTGTTTTCAATATTCGAGTTCCTGTTCCTGTTCTTGGTCAATGTCGCCAAAGAGGGCCAGTAGCCGTTCAAGGGCCTCGATCTGAGCCGCCGTGTCGATGGCCCACCTCGGTTCGTAGAGGGGCAAATCGTAGAGGGCATGCAGGCGAGCGATGGTGCGCTCCCGCGGCGTGCGCAGAACCGTACCGGCGGTGCTGGGTGCGGCGTTGAGGAGGGCGCTGACCGAGACGTGGTCGTCGTCGGGACCGTAACCGGCTGCCAAAAGATCCGCAGTCAGAGCCGGCCAGTCGAGCCGACTCGCGCTGGCGTCCACGATCCGGCCGACGATCGCATTAAAGGGCTCTTGGATCGCCTCTACTTCCATGCCTGTGTTTCTGTCTGTGTCGTCCACACTCGGCCCTGTATCGTCGCCACCACTAAAGAGAGCGGCCTCGATCTCTTCCACCGTCAGCGCGGGTCGGTGTTGAGACGCGATCGCATTATCAAACATTGAAAAGAGGGCGTCGGTCGCCGCGAGGTCAGGTTGGTCTTGGTTGCGACCGACAGGCTGGGACCCGCTCAGATCTGCGATGACCGAGATGAGGTCCACCGACGAGTCGTGGGGCACAAATGTGCGCACGGCGCTCATTGTGACGGGTTCGGTCTGCGCAGACTTGATCAGGGGCAGCAGTATGGCGAGATCTTGCAAGACGTCTGGGAATGCCGGGTCTAATGCGACGCTGGATTGCACGGTGCCTAGGATGGCCTCACGCAAGACGTCGAGCGGATGCGTATCGGTCGGCGAGAGCCTCGGGCGCGTGCGCCCGTACGCAGCCACCAGGCGCCTACGCTACTGGACGCCGAACCTGCCTTGACAAGCCGGGGCTGGGCGCCGTCGCGATCAGAGACGGCAACGTCCGTTGCGGCCCCGCGCCACGTGAGCGCCAAGTCGATGAGCGCCTCGACGGTGGGCCACGGGCGCACACCACGCGACGCCAGTAGGGAAATGGTGCGGGGCGACCCCAAAATGACGGCTAGGGCAAGCGGTGTCAACTCGGTCTCGGAAAGGAGCGCGTAGCCGCCGCGGTAGATGACAGAGCCCGACGTACCCAGAAACTCGATGGCGCACGGCGCGCCTGCAAACAACGCGCCGGCGTCGGCCTCGTCACGTATCACGGGCACGTCGGGGCGCACCACGCCCGTTGAGAAAATGGCAGCGACAGTGTCGACGTCGTCATAGGCAATGGCGCATAGGAGCGCGCGCGTGCAGGCCAACGGATCGGGGCACACCTGCTGGCGTGCACTGGCAGCCGCACGCCGGAGGGCCTCACGCTGGCCTGCCGCAAAGGTGCGTGACATGGCGGGGAGACTCAGAGTCTCGGCGAGTCCCAGCCGCGAGAGCACGCCGTACCACATCTCGCCCGGCAACTCGACCTGCTCCTCAGAGCCAGCGATAGTCTCGCCGGGAGCGGCCTCGTCGTAGGCGTCGGGTCGCGGTCGCTTGCGCGGTCGACGACGCGAGACAAAAGAAACACGGGCGGACGCTGGCTCCATGAATTTTTTTATGCGTCTCTCTTTTTTTTTGACAAGCAGGCGACAAGACGAGGGGCGCAGACGGGCGCCAACCACCGGGTTTCCCATGGCAGGGACGCAACACGCGACTCGTGCCTCGGCGACCTCCACATGGAGACCACGATTTGGGCACGCGGGTCTGCAGACAGGTGCTTCTCGACCCACTTTGACGCCCACGCACCCTTGTGCGGCGAAAAAGAAAGAGGCAACCATGGCACACGGGGGACGCCATTTTGCGATGTCCAACGATCTGCGCGACGCCGGCCCGCGTTGTTTTTCGCCATCAGCGCGACCGTCTGTTGCGGGTTCATCCACAGTCACCTTTTTTTAGACCTCTGACCGATCGCCTGTCCGGACGCCAAGGCTGGGAGGACGGGCGGCGCGGCCTTTTTTGGACAGGAGAAAAAGGCAACTCTCTCTTTTTTTGCAACTCTTTTTGCTGCCGTGTTTTGACCGGCGGCGGGACAAGAGGCGACAGGCGCCCGCCTCCCCAAAATCAAACCATGCAGAAACATGACAACGCCTACAGGGGCCGGGGCGTTGGTGGGGCCGCCAAAAAAGACCGTATCAAGCATTGACGCGTGGCCTTGGGCCGTGCTCTGTCTAAAGGGCGCTTGTCGATTTGGGCCACGTAGCGGCTACGCTTTTGCCCTGCACGCACGTCTGTAGGTGCCTCTGTCGGTGCTGCGACGATCGTCGAGGCAACACGCTCAATGTTGCGCCGCGCGATGCGGTCGACATGCCCCGAGATGACCGTCCAGCAGCGCGCCGTGCGGAGGACGGCATTCATGTCGACGCGGTCGTCGGGCACGTCGACGGGACCTTGCGGCAAAGGCGGTGCCAAGGGATCGCGCGGATCTGTCCACGGGCGCTTGAAATTGAGGCTGCTGCGGTGGTGCCACACGGCCTCGCGGATAGCCTCGGGCGTGAACCGCCCCGACACGGCGGCCGCCACCTCGGCGCACATGCGCGGAAAGCAGTGAAAGTCGGCCGCCTCGACTGGCGCAGAGGCCACCAAAGACGCACCCTCATGCGTGCCTTTTATTTCTGCCTTCTTGCCGTCGACACGTGCCGTGGCAAAGACGGCGCCGTCATCACCGTCGCTACATGGACCGTTGTTGGTATCTTTCGTCATGTCCGTAGAAAGCAGTTGCACTAGTGATTCCGTCCACAGGGTTGATGTTGGGCCAGTGAGGCGGGCCTGCCACATAGAGGCGGCGCGTGCAAGCATGCGCATATCGCCTGGCGTCCCTCCATAGCACACGCGCAACAAGAGCGCATCGACGATCGGGTGGTTGCCGGGTGCGCCCAGACGCGCACAATGTCGGGGATCCGATTCAACCGGCGGCACACAGTCGCGTACTGTCAATGCGGCAGCCTGACCCATGCAGTTGGCGACGAGATCGAGGTCGGCGTCGTCGAGTGTAAAGCCCTTGGCCGCTGCTGCCATGAACCAAACCAACAGGGGCAGGCGCGGCGACACAATGGCGTCCTCAATGAGAATGACCACGGCGCGCCGCAAGAGGTCATTGACGCCACCGGCGTCGGCCAGGGCGCGGGCAAACCGCGCCGCAGCGTCGGGCATCTGCCGTCGCGTGCATTTTTGGATGGCGCTCTTGAACAACGGGCGATGGTGCGCGTTGACATGGGTGGCCCCGGACGTGGCTCTGCCATTAGATGGGACTATGCCGGCAGCACCATAGGATTTATCGTGCGAGCCTGTAGGATGCCCAGGCAGCGACCACAAGACGACACGGCCCACGGCAGGCGCGGGGGCAACCGAGGCACGGCCCCCGACCGACACCTCGCCTAGGCATGTGTGCGTCGTGTCGGGTGGCCTGTCTGAGAATTGGGCCTCGTCGGCGCTCACGCGCACAAAGTGAAGAAGCCGTTGTGTGCCGCCACCGGCATCCATTCTCTCTTCCCCCAAAGACTGACCTCGCCGTCGCTGTTGTCTTTTTTTTTCCTCCAAACTTTTTCAATTTATGCCCGTGCTCTTTTTTTCCACTTGGTCGACTTTTTGGTACACACACACAGGCACCCAACCAGAAAGATGCTTTTCTGTGCCGTTTTTGGATAGCCTTGGCAAAAAAGCGGTAGGCAACAAAAGAAAAGAAAAAAAAGGCAAGCGACACGGAGAGGCGCAAGGGACCGCGCGCACCCAGTGCGGCCTCGTGTACTTTTTGGCATCATTTCTTCCTCGATCGACACGCATGGGATTGGCGACCAACTTTGTGGCGCAATGTGCCGGCCTTTTCTTTTCTCTTTTTTATTTTTTTCTTGGGTTTTCTGTAGGGGCGCACATTTGAGGCGCACCTTTTGGTGTCGCGCTTGTCGGCGGGGCGTCGCGGACACCTTTTTTCCGCTGGACGGGGCCTTTCCCCTTTGGTCGTGCATCGTCGGCGCCACACGCTGCCCGGCACGCGCGGCCTCGACCGCCGTGCGAGGTAAAGTGGAGTCGCGACACGGAAAGGACGTCCGCCCAGAGAGAGAGCCCATCGCGCCACCGTTGATCCCTCCCTCGCTCGACCCCCCCCCCCCCAGACGACGTCCTTCCCCCATCACTTGCAGGTACAGCCTCGTCCTTTGGCGGCGGGTGACCGCCGCGGTTTGTGTGTAAATCGATCCACGCCGTGTCGCCTGACCGTTGCCCTTCTTTCCTGCCTTTTTTGATTCTCGCCCCTTTTGGTATTTGTGCGTGTCCCTCTGGCTGCGCAGATCGACACTGCCCTTCCACCCCAAATCCCAGAGCCTTTGCTGCTGTCCCACCGCGACACTATGAGTTTCAACGCCAACACCGCTCTCGCCAGCAACAACAACGCCGCCACCAACGCTGACGCCTTTGTCGCGGCGTTGTTGCAGCAACAGCAGCCGCCACGGGCTGGGCGCGCGCAGCAGGCCCTGTTTCCGCAGGCCGGCGCCGCCACCAACGGCCTCGCGGGCAGCGGGGTCGTCCAGGCGCGACAGACTGCTGGGCGCGGGCGCGGCGCGTCGCAACTCCAGCAGCGACAGCCGTTGCAGTTGCAACAACAGGCGACATTTGGCGCCCAACAGAATGGCGCTCTCGGCGGTTCCCTGGGACTCGCTCAACAGCAGCAGCCGACCGCCGCGGGTCGTAGCCGATCCACGGCTAGCAGGAGTCGCGCGACGACACAACAGCAGACCCAGCGGGTCGGCGCACCTGCCATCCCCCTGGCGCAGCGGTTTGCGGCCGAGGGCGGGCTGAGTGCGCAGGGCACCGACCAGCAGCAAGCGCTCGCCACACTCTTTGGCACCGCGCCGGCCAACGGCGCCGTCTCTCAGCAGCAGCGACAGCAGACCGCTCCGCGCCGTACCCGCGCGCCGGCCGCCGCCAACAACGCCCTGCTAAACAACCAGCAACAGCAACTGCAGCAGAGTGCGCCTCGTCGTGCCCGATCGACCAGCGTCGCCGCCTCGGCCAACGCTTTTGGCGACAACAACAACGCCTTTGGCGCCACCACCAACAACGCCGCCGCTGGATTTGGCCTTGGAGCCGCCCCCTTTGGCAACCAGTTCCAAACCCAAAACCAACAGCAGCAGGCGGCCCCGCGTCGTGCTCGCTCGGCCGGCGCAAACAACAACAGCGCCCTTGGTTCCAACGCGTTGAACCAGTTTGCAACCCGGAACAACAACATCGATGGTGGCGCCGACAACAGGGTCGCTTCCGACAAGAACAGGTACATTCTCGTCGACGCCAGGGGCAACCGCCTCGGATCCGAATATAAGAGCAAGACCGCTTATGGTGCTGCCAGCAAGGCCGCACGCAACCACAGCGACATCTACCTGTGGGACCGTAACCACCCGGCGTCCGAAGGTGGTCGCGTCTACTCGTACGCCGGTCGCATGAAGCCTATTACCAACCCGTCCGCGCACACCCAAAAGTATGGTATCACCATGGAGCCAGAGGTCAAGAGCCGCGGCTTTGTCGACCTTGATCGCAATGGCGAGGTCATCCAGTCCTAGCAGGGTTCGCGCAGCGCTTTCTAGGCCGGCAGCGTCTTTAGGGCAGCAAGAGCAGAGCGAAAAAAAGGACAATAAAAAAAGGTTTGAAACCTACCCAAGAAAAAGACGATAAAAATGGAGTTACTCAAAAAAAAAAAGACCACGCGCCGGCTACGGCGCCTGCGAGCGTCGTTGTTGGCAAGCGTGTGCACCTTGACGAGATCGCAAGCGCAGAAACTCGCCAAGAGCGGGAACCATGAACCCGACCGTACGACTTGGGCGGCAGAAAAGGCGTCGCCACGCGCTCGGCGGGTGGCGCTCGGTCAGTGGGGCGTCGTGAAAGGGAAAGCCCCACGTCGCTTGCCTCAAGCGACGAGACGCCGCGCGTCCAACAAAAAAAAAAGAAAGAACAGAACAAAGCGCAGCCCGCCTTTCCTTGTGTCATCGGGAAAAGGAAAAAGGCCACTGTGAAAAAAGTAAAGGAGGAAAAAAAAGGAAAAAACGATGCAGGCGCGCGTAGGGGGTCCGTCGACGACGGTGGTCCAGGAGCGGCCGCCATCGGTCGTCACCATGGCGCTGGAGCCGTCACTCGATGCACTGCTTGAAGAAGAGGCCCGCCAGCGCCAGCAGGGCATCCTGGAGCGGCTGGGCCTCGCCTACGCCACCTCCTACAGGACGCTGGCGCCCGACGAGGTGTCCTTTCTGGCCGGCCGTCAGCCGACCGCCGGCGATCCGGCCGAGGCCGCCCGGTGGCGCTGGGAGCCGGTGACCCAGACCTTTGTCAACCACGAGACGCGCGACTATATGACCCGCAGCGAGTACCTGGCGGCCTTTTACCCCGACGTCCTTGCCGAGCGCACCGTGTGTCGCCATGTGCCCGTTGAACCCGTGCGCCTGGGGCCAGGCCTGCCGGCGGCCGCCGACGAGGCACTCGCCGACAAGCCACCGGACGTGGCCGCCCTTGCTGCCTATGTGTTTGATACTGATGGCAATCTCGTCGGGTCCGACGCCGTGCTGGTCGATCGCGATGCGACACGTGCCCAAGTGATCGCGGCCCTCGCCGAGCGCGGCGCCCTGCCGCCAAATGCGGACCTCGGTGGCTACAGGGTGATTCTGCCCCATCCACGCCTCTTTGACTTTGAGGCCATCGCGCCACTGCCCGGCCTGTCGCCGCGAGACCTTTACGAGGGCACGTCCATTGGCGACGCCCTAGAGGGCTTTGGCGGTCTGGGTGCCGACGACGCTCAGAGGCTCTCTTTTGTCGTGCCCGTCATGATCGAACCGGCGCGTCGGCAGGCACGTCGGTTGGCACGTGCAGCCATGCGACCCGTCGTCTTGTCAGGTGCCGGTACCGTGCGCGAGCGTATTGATGCGTTGGTGCGCGAGACCGCGTCTCGTCGTGCTGCATTGGCAGACCTGGCGCAGCGTGCCGGTCGCACCTTGGACGAGCGCGCTACCGAAGAAGAGGTCGCCATCCAAGAACGTCGACGTGCGCGGTCACAGAGACAGCCGCGTGGGCCGCGGTTGGAGGCATCGCCCGAGGCCGAGGTCGAATTGGAGGCGGCCCTGGGCGCCCTGTTTGGCTCGCTCACCGGGGATCAGCCCCTGCCACCGGGCGACGAGGCCGCCGTCATCGAGTGGCTCGTGAGCGCCGTCCTCAGCGGGAGGGTCACCGAGGGCGTCGACTATGCTGCGGCCTATGACGCCCTGCGACGGCGCCTGTTGGACGAGGCCTTTGCCCAGGTGGGCGGCAGCGCCGAGGCCGCGGCGGCGACCGGCGGGCCGGGACCGCGCGCTATGATCGCCTTTTTGCAGCAGATTGATGCACTGGTGGACGATGCCCGAGACATTGAGCGGCGCGCCGCCACGAGTCGCGAGCGCGTACCCATATTTGACCGGATCACGGGCGACGTTGTCAGGTTCGAGGAACGCCTCCCGGCCGCCGACGAACCCGATCCAGGTGACGTGCCCATCTCCATTGTGCGCGGCGTACCGGTGCTCCCGCCAGACGCCATCGCCCGTGCCGAGGGCGTTGTCGACGTGGCGCGCGTCCAATGCCACACGTGTCGGCGGTGGCGTGCCGTGCGACCCGAGGCCATGGCCCAGCGCATCGACTATGCCATCCGCTACGACGCCGCCGCATCGGCCGAGGACCAACCTGTGGCCGGCGCCGAGATGTTGGCGCCCGCACAGGCCGACTGCGTGCGCTTTGGATTCGAGTTTCAACATACGTTGCCGACGGGCCTGCCGCCGACATTGGAAGGCCGCGCCAATGTCGAACGCGTGCCCATGGACAGCCAGTACGTGGTGGTGCGGGCGCCCGTGCCCAACGACCTCGCCGCCGCGGTGCCCGACGCCATGCGTCCGCTGGGCGCTACGACAGTTGAAGGTTTTGCCGTGGCCGGGCGCACGACCGACGACCGCAGTCGCGACTTTTACGACATCGAGTTTGGCCTGCTGCCGGGTCGGTCGTTTTTGGTGCCGGCCGCTGCCGTCGGCCTCTATGCCATTCCGCCGCATGACTCGATCTCGCGCGCCACAGGCTTGGTCACTGTTGTGGCCACCACGGGGGATGAGGACGAAGAGGACGAGGAGGAGGAACAGCGGTACATGGGCACGGCCTACCGAGGCGGCTATGCCGCACCCGAAAGGCGCGTGGTGCCAGGCGGCCGGGCGCTCAACTACTTTTGCGAGTTGGCCGGCGGCGCGGGCGTCCTTCGGGTGCCCGTGACGGGCCTGCGCGGCTACGAGGCCCGCCAGTGGGAGTGTGGCGACCCGACCATGGACGCCCATTCGAGCCCGGTGCGTGAATTGCTGACACGGCTGGCGCGTGAAGAGGCCTTTGAGCGCGCCATGGGGCCGGCACTGCCCGAAGCGGCGAGGGCAGAGGTGCGCGCGCGGATCGCGCGCCTTCGCGAGGCCCTCCACAGCGAACCCGAAGAGACGGCCGAAGAAATCGAGGCGCGACTGGGCGCCGTTGGCGTCTCTGAATCATCGGCCGCGGATCGAGCGTGGGACCAAACGCTCGACGACTTGGATCGTGTCGCCGAAAAGCGCATCGAGGCCGTGCGACGGCAACTCATCGAGGCCGAGGCCGAGGGCGTGTCAGAGGAGGCCGCTGCGCTCGAAGAGCAAGCGCAACGGCAACGCGACGAGGCACGCGGGCGCACCCGACCGCGCAGCCCCGAGGCCGCACGCGAGACCGCCCAAGAGCGCGAGTTTAAGCGCGCGAGGCTGGACCAGGAGGAGCGCCTCGCCGACCGGGCCGACGCCCTCGTCGACGAACTGATTGGCGTACGACAACGGGCGCGTGTCGCCCGTACATTGGGCCGAAGCACCGCCGAGTACGACGCCCAAGCCAATGACCTCTCGGCACAGTTGGACGCCATCGAGCGCGAGTCGTCGCCCGACACCGTCGAGGCCCTGGGCGCGCTCGTACCAACGACCGAGGCCGTTGCCGAAGCGGCCGCGCCGGCACCGCGCGGTCCGACCTTTTACGAGCGCGGCCTGAATGTGCTGGCGAATGAGCCGCTGGGTCTCTTTACGCGCGACGTCGCCATCGCCGCATGGCTGGCCGGTGGCGGCGCACCGGCCGAGGCCGTCGACCTGGGCAGTCAGGCCTTTCGCACCTTTTTGAAGCGGCTCAACGCCGCACTCAAGCGACCGCGCGTGGGTGCGCCCGTGCTCTACGTGCCCTATGGCCCGCAGGACGCGCCCGACCGCTACGGCGGCCTCTACATCCTGCGCGAATTTGTGCGCCCCGACACCATCGAGACCATTGCCGCGGCCGCCGTCGACGACGCTGCCCGTCGCGGGCGTGAACTCGACCCGACGCTCATTGCCCAGCGCCTCGTCGGCCAGGCCACCGCACAATTTTGATTGCCAACGCCCTCTTGTATATGACCACAAGGCTACACTATAAATCTTTGTGTGTTTGCCACAACTCGCCATTTCTCTGTTGGTTTTCTTTCTTCCTTTTTTTTTTAAAAAAAAATCTGTGCTCTTTCTTGCGTAAAGAAACAAAGAAATGGCATCGGCAGAGCCGCGCCTGGCTGGCGCCGTGTATGCACGCCGCAAAGGCGGGCGACGCCACGGCGGTCAAAATGGATACGAGCAAATCGGCCAGGTAGGTCTGGAAAAAAAAAGAGTGCCCGGCGGACCGCCGCTCGCTAGCGATTAGATGCCGTGTACAGATTATTATTATTATTATTAAAAACAATCTCATTGGCCAGCAACAAAAGCGACCCTCCCCTGCTGCCTTTTTCTTTCTGCGGAGCGACGCCAAGAGCCCAAAAGAAAAGAGAAAACCCCGTACACACCACAAACTGGGCAGCCATGAGCGAGCGCAATGTCGAGAGCGACCGCGCTTACTATTACGCCGACGCAGGTGAGAGCGTTGCGATCGCCAGCCTGCGCCGTGCCCATTGCGACTGCGTCATAGAGTTGCGCGGCGACGATTCGGTCCAGGGCGTCGCCGCGCGCATCGATACCCACCGCGCCGTCGTGGCACACGCGGCCTATTTTAGCGCGCTCTTTAAACATACCAATCCAGATCGTATTGAGAACGAGGACGCCGACGGTGGGCGCGTCTTTCGTGCGGTCTATTCGATCGAGGTTCCATTTCGCGCCGACAGCGTGGCCTTTCTTGTCGAATGCCTGTACGCCCCAGACTATGCCGCCGGTGCGGGCGACTGCGGCGATCCCGTCGACGTCGTCAAGGCCTCGCTCTTTGCGGGCATGCCGGCCCATTGCCTCGGCGCCCTCATCGAGGTGGTACTCGCGGGACTTTGTGCCGCGCACGTGGAGAGCGGTCCCGACAGCGAGGAAGCGGCCGCGCGTATAGGCTCGCTCGTGCGCAGTCTCCTCTACAGCGATATTGACCGAGACGTCCGGGCCTTTCTGTTGGTGCGCACGTGGAGCGTGCTGCCAGAGGCGGATCGCGTCGCCATCGCCAACGACCACGCCGATCTGGTGCCATCGAAATACTATAGGCCCGACGCGGTGGTGGACGACCTGACCGTCGACGACGACGGGCGCCGCTGGCGCACTCTGCGCCTTGGCGTCGACAATTCGGGTTCCAGACACAGACCCGAGATTGCGTGGCAGGGCCTTGTTTTTGGCGCTGCGATACGCTTTGTTGTTGTCCGCAACAAACCGACATTGGCAGTGGATCTGTCCTGTGCGCCCGAGGGTGAGATCCTTGGTCCATGGTCTTATGAGCGCCACGAACCCGACGGCGCCGTCGACGTCGAGCCCCGTGCCGTCAAAGTCGACCTCCACGGCTACCATCCGACGATGCGTTCAAGCACCAAAGAAAAAAATCCCTGGTCCGCCCGTGGGGCTTATCCCGCCTGCACCCGCCAAGAGATACGCTACGCGGCGCGAGGCCGCGCGCTACCCCACGACGCCGTGCTGGGGCCACACGGGTTTTCCGCGGGCGTGGGCGGACGGTCGGTGCGCCTGACTCGACAGATTCAATTGACCCAGTATTCGCACAATACAAGGGCCATGCGCAGACTTGTGGCCTGCGAGGTCGAGATCCAGGTCGAGGAGATCCTTGCGTGATCTCCCCCTTGCGCCTGTTCCCTCGCCGACTTTAAATACAGTCGTCCTTGCCGACGTCGCCGGTATACGTCCCCACGTCACAGAGCAATGCACAACATTATCTTTCGCAATCTCTTGGGGTCTCTCTCTTTTTTTTTGTTGTACAAAAATGCCGCCACGGCGATGGCGCAGCGTCTTTTCATTCAGCCACGAAAAGAAGGAATCGCAAAGGGGTGCAACGGCGTAGACCAAATTTGAGAGGGAGTGGACACGCAAAGGGAAAAGAGGGCCAATCTCTCTGCGGCGGGCGACATGGGAATTCTTTGTGGAGGTTGGCTTTTGGCCGGCCGTGCCCCATCGTCTCCGCCACCTTCCGGCCTTGGCCCGCCAGCGTAGGCCCAAGGCAGACGGATACTGGCCGCGCGCGATTTTTTTGGACGCCCAGGACAAACAGGACAGTTTTTCGTGATTTGGCGTCGGCCTGTGGGTGGACACGAGGAAAAAAGAAGACGAGTCGGGCACCACGGCGAGATAGAGACAGACAGAAAAAAGAAAAGCACACCCACCACCGCCCCGGCCATGAGCGACGATGACTTTGACGACGAGGCCTACTCTTTTGCCGCGCACCGACCTGCCACACTGGGCAGCCTGCGTCGCGTCCACTGCGACTGTGTCATTGAATTGCGCCCACCTGATTCGGCTTCGGGCACCATCACACGCATCGAAGCCCACCGCGCCGTTCTGGCCGGCATGACCTACTTTGCCGCTCTCTTTGAGCGCGCCGACCCCGATCGGGTCGAGCAAAAGGACGGCGACGGCAAGCGCGCCTTTCGCGTGGTCTACGTGGTCGAGGCCCCGTTTTCTGCCGACAGTCTGGTCTTTCTCGTCGACTGCCTGTACGTGCCGAGGCGCCTCGATTGTATAGGGTCCTGTGCGGACCCCGTCGACGTCGTCCAGGCTTCCCTGTTTGTGGGCATGCCCGCTGACCATGCCACCGGTCTGGTCGAATCGGCGCTCGCCGGGCTCTTTTCCGACCTTTCAAAATCGCATGGCAGTGGCAATCGCGACGCAGGGGCAGTCGATCAACTGGGCGCCTTTGTGCGGCATATTCTCGGCAGCGACATTGACCGCCGAGACAAGACCTTTATGTTGGAGCGCGCTCTAGGCATGCTGTCGGATGCCGATCGCGACGCCATCGCCGTCGACCACGCCGACCTGGTCCCATCGGCCCACTACCGTCCCGAGGCCGCCGTGGGCGATCTCGTCACCGACGACGACGGACGCCAGTGGCGCACCCTGCGCATTGCTGTCGATTCGTTTGGCAGTGCCGACGAGGCCTCGGCGATCGCGTGGCAGGGCCTCGTCTTTGGCGTCCATTTGCGCTTTACCAACTATGACAACGACCCCATGCTGATGGCGGATGTGTGGTGCGCGCCCGAGGGCGAGATTCTGGGCGTCTGGCCATGGGAGCAGGCGGCCCCCGACGGCGCCGTCGACGCTGAACCGCGAGCCGTCAAGTTTGAGGTGCGCGTCTACCATCCGACGCGGGGTTCAAGCACCGAAAGGATGTGGGGTGGTCTCCCTGGCGCGGACAAGCGCACCGCCGAGAAACAGATGGAGCGCTACACAGCAGACGGCCGCACGCTGCCCAAAGGCGCCACCTTGGCGCCCCACGCCTTTGGCGGGATGGCTCAGGGTACCCAAAGCGCCCGGATCGCTCGACCCAAACGGCCTTTTTGACCAAGTACCAATACGGCGCAGGGACCATGCGCAGCCTCGTGGCCTGCGAGGTCGACATCCGCGTCGAAGAGATTTGACCGTGATCGCCGTGCTCTTGTTTGGCAAACCCTGTCTCTGTGTGTTTTTCGTCGGCGTCCCCAGCGATGTCGCAGGCGCGCAGGGTCGGTTGGCGCAGCCGCCGCCCGGACGCGCCGATACATTATTTTTTCTTGTTGCACCGACAAACAATTGCGGGCGAAAAAAGGTGGTCGAGTTTTTTTGGTATTGTCTCTGTCGTCCTGGCCCCTCTATTTTTTTCCGACAAGAGGCCAAGGCCGGCGCCTCCTGCTGCCCTATCAAATAGGACACGGCACGGGCAAGCCGCGCGCCTGCACACACGCAAGGCACACAAAGCGTGCCTCCTGCGCCACAACCAAAAGAGCATCATACCAAGCGAAAAAGAGGAAGCCGAGCAGGAGAAGGGAAAGCAATGAGCATCGCCTTTGTCGTGGGCGGCCTTCCCGTCGAATTGTGGCATTTGATCCTTGATGGGTGCGATCGCGCCGCGGCAGCACAACTAGGGGCGACGTGCTCGACTCTGCACGCACGAGTGCTCGACCAAAGGGCATGTGAAATCGCGGCGGCCCGTGCGGCCGTCGATGTCTTTGTCGACCGATGGGAACGCACCACAGCCAAGTGGGACGAGACGTGGGCGCCCGAGGCAGGCACCAACGCCCACACGTGCGCCATGTGCACACCCGAGGACGATCGAGACACGGCCGATCCTCGAACCGATGGAAGCATCCCGCGGCGCGCATGGTGGATCTGCGACGCCGGTACACCGGGCGACGACAGCGCCGACTGGATATGCGATGTGTGTGCCCAGGTGGCACATGACCATCCAGACAATGCAGACGGCCTCACGTGGCCTGTGCGTCGTGTCGACACGACACAGCCACACGTCTGGTCGGTCATGCAGTTTGACGACTTTGCCCAGGACGTCTTGCCATCGCATGCCGTCGCACACTTTCGGGTTCCCCCCGCGGCCGTCCACCTCGTCGATCCCCTCGGGTTGGACCTCGTGGCAACATGGCCCGCACGCGATCCCATGCTCTTTTTTCGCCACCTGTCGCCGGCCCAGATGCCGTCAGTGCGCGCATGGATGCCCCTGCTCGGTGCCCATCAGAGTCCGACCGACGCCAGGGCAGTGCGCGTGCTCGCCGTGTGCTGCGACGCCCAGAGCACCATGTGGGGCGCGGTCATTCTCATCAACTATGGACTTGGCTATTCAACGGCCACCTGGCATGGCATCGAGGATTCCCTTGAGGCCCTGATGGCGCGCCGTCGCCGCTCGCGTGCATCTTTGTGGGAGGATACTGCGCAAGACCTCACGGCATGGGCAGGCAACGCCTATGTCGACGGACCAATGCGCGCAAAAAGGGCCGAACGCGATCGCAACGGGACCTCGGCCGAGCCCATCATGCGCGCCATCATCGACGGCGAGCCCCACGCCAGCCTGATGGGCAAGTACATCTCAGAATGATTCCCTATTCGTTGGTCCTGGCGTGCCCTTTTTTCCCTTTCTGGGTCATGGTGGTCCCTCTTTTCGTTTTTTCTTGAGGACACGACCACGGCATCGGGGCCCAAAAAATACAGTAACAAAATACCAAGACTTGCCCCCAAAAAGGTTGGACGCTTTGCGTCCTCTCTGCCGGCTCGTGGCCGTAAAAATCCTGGTCTATTGGCCGCCGACCGAGTTGTGTTTGTATTCTTTAATGTATTAGATACCCGCGCTGAAGCAGTCCACGGCCAGTTGAGGGGAGTCATTTTACAATGGCCTAGGCTACGATTTTTAGTTTGGCCTCAGCGTCGGGCAACCACGAGGGGACAATGCCCCACACGGGGGGACCGGGTCGGAGAATGCGGCGACGTGAGATAGTGGGCGCGGCTCCTGTCATAAAGACACTCTATATTTTTTTACCAATCGCGTCTCTAGACTGAATAAAACAAAATAAAATGGAAAAAGCAACCGAGTAAAAGGTACGCTGAAGCGGCCACTCGGACGGCACTCTTTTTTTTCTTTATGATTGAATACCACTTTGGGGCGTGTGCCGACCGCAGGGCAACGGTCCAATGCGACGCCTCTCCACAGAGGCCAGGAGAAAAAGAGCAGCAGGCCACGATACGACATAGACAAGAGCAGACAGACGCACGACGCCAACGCAGAGTGTGCATACTGCCGATGACGGCCATCATGGACCTTCCGGACGAGGCCCTCGCGGCACTTGCCCTCCAAATCGACGACGTCGCCAATGTGCTCGCCTTTGGTGCGACATGTGCGCGGTTTGCCGCGATTGTCAGAGATGATCACCTCTGGTTGTCGCTCTTTGCGCGCGACTGTGGTCGCGTCTATGCGCAGGGCCTCTTTGCGATTCCATGGGCGCCCGACGCTGGCCCCCACGATGAGTGGTCCTACCGGGCCACACGGTTTTGGCGCGAGATGATGGAGACCCATGAACCCACGACCGACATTGACCCACATCCCGGCACACTCGGACCCCACACACCCACGGACGGGCGTGCGCCGCCGCCCTTTGCGCGCATGCCCGCCATGGGCAAAACCTGGCGGTGGCTTTATGCGTGCCACGCCCGCGATCCAACTCCCGCCAAAGATAGCAGCGAGCCGTCTCTGCCAACGACATCTGTGCCAACAACACTTGCGCCATCAACGGTCGCACTACCTGGTGCTGTCCTTGTATCCGAGACGGGCGCCACGCGCGCGACGACAGTGATCAAAATCTTTCGCGGTGATGTCTCGCCGCACGGTTTGGCCAACGGTTATGGCGTCGAGATCCGCTGGCGGCAAGGTTGTGCGATTGGCTGGACGGAGGGGCTCTGGCACGACGGCCAGGCTTATGGATGGCATGTGGTGGTCTCACGCGCCTCGGCCACGTCTGGACTCATGAGACAAGGCCGCCTTTACGGTGTGGGCTGCGTCACCACACGCGACGGCAGGCGCACATGGGGCAAAATCGAGAATCGGGCCATGGTCGGTCCATGCCTGAGCGAGTACGTCGATGGTGCATGGTTGCGTGGCATCATGAAAGGGGGCGTAGTTGTTTGAGCGACCAAGTGGTTGGCCTCGGGCGTGCGCATCGGATGGACGACAGATGATGCCCATGCCACTATCGCAGACGGTGGCGGTGACTGGCTGGAGCGCTACCCCAACGGCGACGCGGTGCTCTTTCGCGGGACCGGCACGGACAACTTGACCGTGGTCTGGTTTCGCTGCTCGCCCACGTCGCCCCATCGCGAGTTTGCCGACAGGATGATCCGCGATGTGCACTGGCACCTCGTCTGCATGGACGAGGAGACCGCCGACCGTCAATGGATCTTTGTGCCACAGAATGACTCTGAGGACGCGCGCGTCTTTTGGCGGTACGTGCACCTGGACGACGGGATCTCGTGGTCTGACGAGGCACGCCGCATCGCCATCGACATTAGGCGTGCGCACGCGCCGCTCGTCGTGACCGCGCCCTAAAAAGATCACGACGGCCTATCAGGCCACTTTTTTCTTTTTCCCTTTTCTCCATTTATTTTTCTTCTTGTCGGCTAGACACACGCGAAAAAATACGCGATGTCGATGGTGTGCGCACGGCCTTGTGGACGCAAGAGAAACAAAGCAGTGGGGTTTCCTCCTTTTTTTTGGCTATGGCAACAAAATGTGTGGGCATTTAGGATGGTTATTTTGGGGAAGCGGGGGCCAGCGGGCGTGCACAAAAGGAAGCGAGGCCACGCCTGCAAGGGCACAGGCGCCGAGCGCAAGTCGGCGGTGACGACGACGTGGAAGAATGGCCACTGTCAGTGATGCACACGCGGCGCCGCACAGGCCCGACAGGACGCCGCATACGGGCAGGGCACTTACATAGGCCAGGACGCGCTGGTCGGTGCCAAAGCACGACGGCACGTCGCCCACGTAGAACCCGGCCACACCCGCCAGGATACCGACAAGGCCGCCGCGTCGCACGGCGAGCCGTCCTGATGCGGCCCTGCGGTCGGCGCGCACCGATGCCATCTTGGCCGACGACATTGATGATGTTGGCGTTGATCGCACAGACGCCATTGTTGGCGATGACGGTGATGATCCTGAAAGAGGCAGCAAGCCCCACGGATCGCGGCTCATTTCAGTTTTTGGATGTCTATTGGCAGGTCCGCCCTTTTTTTTCACTGTGTTGTGCCAGTTGCCGCTCGTGGTCCCTTTTTACCTTGTGGTGGGGGGTCGCTTTCGGCCCGCAGCCAAAAATAGTCGGACGAGTACCTGGCGCGTCTGTTTTGTGTCTGTGTTTCCTCTCTTTTTTTGGACGACCACAAACCAGGCGCCGGTTTTTTGTTCTGAGCGGTCTTTTGGGTACACTGTGCAGGGCACAGCCGGCGAGACAAGGCATGGCGCCGCCAACGCCAACCCGCCTGCAAAGTACAGTCCAAAACAATGATTGGACGACAGCGACATGACAACCCTGTGCGCGGGCATGGGACGTGCATCAGAGCACGTGCTCTAAATGATCACGCCTGTGCGCGTCTGTTTTTAGAGCCTCGGTCGTCCCTTTTCTCGTACACAGGCCGACCGAGAGGCACAATCGCACACGCACACACCGAGGCAGGGAAAGAAGAACAAGACAAAGCCCAACAACACTCGATCGGCGGCAGGGGCAAAGAGAAAAAAAAAGGACAAATCCAATGGACGCCGTCGCAGATGCACTGCTCGACCCCAGCCCGCTGACGCTCGTCGACGAGTATATCGATCATGCGCGCCAGTGCGAAATATACCGCGTACGCATGCCGTCCCGCATTGCCGAGGCCTTTTCCGCCATTCTGCCCTTGGTCGGGGCGCCACTCGCGCAAGAGCATCGTGGCGGCCGTCAAAGTGCAGTCTTTTATTCAGACATTGTCTCGCACTGTCGCCACAGAGACGTCGACATGTCTGCCATGCCCATGCCGCCGGTAATTGCCAGCGCGATCAACGCCCTGATGGACCATCTCGGTGTCCCTCTAAACAGTGTCCTTGTCGACTGCTGCGCCGACGGCCACGATGCCATTTCGCCTCACCCTGTCGCTGGTGGCGCGTGTGTGCCCCAAGAGTCGGTCGCGCTTTCGGTCGTTGGCGACGCCTTTGCGCAGCGTGCCTTGCCGCGCTACCCAGGCTGCCCCTATGTCGTCCTCATAGGCATGGGCGCCACGCGCACCATCCACTTTGTGGACAAGGGCACGGGTCACACCGTGCTGGCGCATTCTGTGGGCGATGGCGAGGCCGTCATCCTGGCCGGTCATACCCATGAACACTATCTGTATGCGGTGCCCATGGAACCCTTTGTGCGCGAGCCTCACTATCACCTTGTCCTCTGCAATCGTGCCATTGATGCCTCCCAAGAATAAGTAAACATTTGTTTTTTTTGTTTTGTTTCTATTTTTTGGGTGATCATTTTGTTCTGCCCTTTGCTTGCCCACACCACGGGACTGTCTTGCGGTGGTGTTGTCTGCCATGGACGTGCCAACGGAGCGTCATGTCCAATGGCAAATATAGGTTCCAGTGCGGTCCAACCACAAACAAGGGGGAAAAAGGTGAGCAGCATATGTCACAAGAAATCGTGCGCCGTACGTGAGTGCACACTACCGCCGCGTCCTAAAACGAGGCCGTCTTGTCTCCATTTGGTTGATCGACGGCACACAACCCATGCATTCGACACGACCGCCAGCACCCACTTCTCAAAGACAGAGACGCATGCGTCGCCGAGGGACGGGCGAAAAGCGCAGATGCGACAGTGGCACCACACCGCCGTCTCTGTCGCCGGCAAAGCGGGCGCGTGCGACCAATTTACGGGATCGTTGCACCGCGCCCTACTCCTCTGGCGACGCCCCTGATGCCGCCGTGTCGCAGCAGTCGCTGCTTGTGGATGCATTTCCTGACGAGATCCTCTGCGCCATCATGGCCCACGTGTATCCAACGTCGGCGCTGGTGCGCGCAGGAAGTGCATGCCGTCGGTTCCACCAGGCGTCGGCCTTTGTCCGTGCCCAGAGAAGCGCCACTCGACGTCGCGCGGGTCCCCACGCCGATCCGGTCGGGTGCGCCCACCAACTGCTCAATGCCATCTCGCTCGACGATCCCAACGGCATGGTCGACGCCCTCGATACGGGCCACGTCTCTCTCGACGATCTGCTGGACCCCGTCTACCTGTGGTCCGCGGCCGCACACAACGTTGTGGCGAGGGTGGTCGGCGCACCTTCACTGGCGTCGGATGAACGACTCGACCGTCCCATTTTGGAACGAGTGGACCGAGACCCGGCGCGTGCCGGCTACTACACGCCCCTTCAGGCGGCCATACTGTGCGGCTCGGTGATGTGCGTGCATGCCCTCGTCGCCGTGGGCGCGCGCACAAGTCTGTGCCAAGCGGGACCTCTTGCGCGCTTTGTGGTCGGGACCCTGGCGTGGAATGACATTCACGTGAGCCACATCTCTGGCACCATCAGCGATATGGGAGTTGTCTTGCACGCAAAGACGCACCCACGTGTGTCGCCGACACGCGACGGCGAGCCCGACAGCGCGCGCGTCGATCCGATCAAATTGCTCTCACCCATCATGGCATCGCTGCCGACAGACTATCTAGGCGGCAACGCCGGCCGTGGCATCCTATTCAACATGCTGGCAAAGGCCACGGGGCGCATCGCGTGTATGCGCATCGGCGAGCCTGCGCGTAGATGCACAGAATCTGACTGCCCCATTGGCGCCAATGCGCGCAGTGCCTTTTCGCCGCGCGCCGTCACTGGCTTGGACGCCGCCGCCATCGCCGACTTTGCGCATGCCGTCGATGGAATTGTCGAGGATGCCTGCGCCCTTGCGGCCTTTCTCATGGACCGCGGCTGCCGCCCCTGCTGCCCCCTGCGGCCGCTCTTTTGCAGACAACCAGCCAAAAGGCGGGACGAATCTACGTGCGGCGATTTGCAAGAGCAGCGGCGCCAGGATGACCGTGACACTGAGCGATCGGCGGCTGCCGAGTTGCTCAACATATTACGCCCATGCCACGCTGAAAAACACCCGACCGACACCCATGAGGAATCGCCTGAAGCGCTGCTCGGCGCAGAGGCCGCATGTTTTCTAATCGAGTCCCTCATAGCCCTGTATGATCGCTCGCATCCTCCTCTCTAACAAAAAAGACTTGATTTGTCACTCTATCTTTTTATGGTCTCTCAGTGCGCCGTCGTCCCCCCCCCTCCCATAGCCGCAGGCAGGTTGCACCGGCGAGCGACCACATTGCGGTCAGGGCCGGCTTTTGTGTGCGCTCTCTATGTTTTTATTTTTTTCTCTATTTTTTTGTTTGCCACTCTCTTTTTCTTTTCTACGTTGCACAGCGCAAGGCTGTTCGGCCCGATGGACCCCAATATGCGCCACCAAAAAGAAAAGGAGAATGTGATCTGAAAAAGACGAAAAAGAACAAAGGAAAGTATCGTGGGAGAAAGTATGCCCCTCGGGTGGATTTTTTCGCTCGTCCGGCTGTATGCGCAGCGTAGAGCGCCATTGACCCCAAAAAAACGGACATTGATCCCGACAAAAAAAAGAGAGCGGGCCATCGCACGGCCAGAGCGCGACCGGCAGCCGTGACCGTCACCACCTTTTTTTTGGTTTTTCATTGCAATCATTGGCTGTTGCTCTTTTTTGTCGTCAAAAAAGATGGTCCCAAGGTCGATGTTGGTGCAAATACCTTTTCCCTTCCGTCCCAGTGACCATCTTTTTTTTCTCAGTGTGCTTCCCTTGTCGGCACGCAGCGACAGCCTTTTTTTTTCTCGTACGGGATACGAGGCGCCGTGCAAACCAACGGCGGCGCAGACGAGGACGGCGCCATGGACCTCGCGCGTCTCTTTCAGAAGCACTCTGTAGAGGCGGCACTTGTGCTCGCGCGACTGAACACCAACGACATCTTGCACCTGGCCGTGTCCTCGCGCGCCGTCGGTCTCGCCCTGCCCGGCTGCATGTTGCGGGCCGCCGAACTGGGCCTCTTGTCATGGCGCGTCGAGTCTGATGTGCGCAGGCGCGTCGATGGTGTGCCTTTTACATGGCCCTACCCTGGCCGCTCGCCGAGTGGGGCCACCGGCATGTCGTCGCCTTTTGCCTCGTGGACCGAAGCCTTTGCGGCCGAGGACAGTGCAGCGTCGACCGAGTGCGGAATCTCACGCCTCGTGAGGTGGACTGCCGCAACAAAAGACTCGGCTGTCGCCTGCAACAACGAAAAGGCCTACTCGGACATTGCCCATGTCGCGGGCGTTGACGCACCATGGTCGTCAAAAGGGGATCGCAACTGGTGGCTGGACTACCCCGAGCACAAGCGCGTTGCCGAGCGTGAGAAGCGCGCCGATGAGGCAATCTCTACGATCAAGAACAGTGTGCGCGATCACGCCAAGAGGCTCAAGGTGGCCGCGCGCACACAGTCGGACCCGACAACTGTTGTGGCCCACCTGTGCCGCGACACGGGCCAACTGATCTATGAGTCGGCCTTTCAGACGTCCTTTGCCTGTGATTATCTGTGCCACCATTACGAGTTGGACGACGACGATGTTGCCCTGTCATGCGGCATCGGTCCGCCACTGCGCACTGCACAGGACCGTGATGCCGACCGCCGCTTTTTTGGTGACACGGTCGACTACACGGTCAATTTGCTCATCGACCGCCGACCGCCACCGGGCGTTGAGGGACACGGCGCCCAGACGGTCGACGCTGTGTTGACGCTCGTCGGGCGTTGGGACCCGGATGTGGCATTTATGGACCGAACCGGTGCACTGTCGGGTGCGGGCGCAATCTCGCCTGTCGGCCCTGCTCATGACGTTGGCGACGAGTGGACCGTCACCTATCCTAACGGCGGCACGCGCGTGGTCTTTGAAAACGCCCTGCGCGCCCACCTGCGCAAGCGACTCGACGTGTACGCGCCCTACTTGTGCACCGGATTGACGAGGCTTTGCGTCGCCGTCGCGATCATCGCGCGCGCCTGTCGTGTGGGCGACCGCGCGGTTGTGACAGCGGCCGCCACACTGTTTGGTGCCGACATGGAGGCCCATATCGTTGCAATGGCGTTGGACGAGGCACTCTCGCAAGACGCCATCGCCCGGTACGCCTTTAGAGATCGTGTCGGCTTTGATGCCATACCTGAATCCAAGGCGGCGCGCGCCGTTGCCGTCAACGCGGCCGTCATCGTCCGCCTCTTGGTGCGTGTCCTAGAGGCCATCGCGGATCTTGTTACGGCCTATCCCAATCCATCGCAAGTCGAGTGCAGACTGGTCACGCGTCTCTTTGATGTGGCCGAGGCCATTGTGACGCGCGTCGCCTGGACACCGCGATCGCCGCCCGACTTTTCTCTGGCCGTCGGTGACGGCCGCATACGCATGGGCCGCGACGGCACCAAATGGACTGCGTGCCTGACCGGCGTCTGTTTGCGCATGAGGCGTGCAAACTGTGCGCTCATGCGCGCCCTTTTTGGCGCCGCCGACGTGGACGCGTGGGCACATGTGATCGCGCAGCCTGGACGTCACCCTTTTCGGCGTCTCTTGATCGCGGGCGAATGCCCCAAGGAACCATTGCCAAGTCACATGGCGTCCATGACGCAGATGGTCTTGCGGGCTATACACAATATCGGCGACCGGACGCGCGACGAGGCGCGCGACGACGCCGACCGGGCAAGAAGGGTGCTCATGGCATTTGGCCGGGCCATCGGCGGGTCTGCAGAGGACTTGGCGGCCTGTGACGCCCTCGCCGTGCTCTATGGCCTGTCGCCCCTGCCGTCAGACCCGGATCAACATTGCTGCAACCATGCCGATTGAGCCCTATTTTTTGCCTTCCTTTTGGCTCTGTGTGCGTCCCCCTGTTTTTTTCGACAACTCCTTGCCTCGTCTTGGCGCAAAAAAAGGAAAGAAACCTCCCATTTTTGCCGAGTTGGCGACGCTTCTGCAGGCACCAGGCTTTTTTTGGACCGTCTGCCCTTGCCCTTGCTGAGTCCAACAATGTCGGTCGTTGATCCCCATTCTTTTCCGTCGCGACTCGGACAGACTCTTTTGGACCCCTTGTTGCTGATGCTGCCGGCAAAATACGGACCCGCGCACGCAACGCCAGTGGATCTTGCAGTTTGTCACAAAAACGGCCAAACCACACGGCGCACGCAACATAAAAACCACTGGGAAAAGCATCGCCCTTTTTTTTCGCCTAGCCGACACCTGCCTACCGACCGGCCGCCCGCCGGTTGTCTTTTTTTTCCTGTCTCTCTTTTTTTTTCATCTGCCGTTGCTGTCGCCACCGCGGCCATGGATCTCCATTTGTTGCGCACCTTGTTGGCCCTCCAGGCTGCCACCGGCGCCTCGTCGTCGAGATTGTCGGGCCAGGACACTGTGACACGCGAGACCAAATACCCGACGCCTCTTTTACGCACCGCACGCTTTTGGACGCAGCCGCGCCACAAAGAGGACGCATTGATCGACGCCCTCCGGGCCGATCTTGGCGGGTCGACGCCGTCGCCCATCGACGCCAAGGACGCCAAGGGCCGTACAGCACTCTTTCACCTGACCAAGCGACGCCACAATCGCGCCGCGCGCTTCCTGGTCGAGCGCGGTGCCGACCCGCTGGCCGAGGGCGCCGACGGCGTCTCGCCCCTGGCGCTAGCCTGCCTGGGCATCGGCGGCGAAGAGGGCGTGGGCACGGTGGCCTTTATCGACGCCGCCATCGCCCACCTCAAGTCCACGGGCGGGCGCGAGGCCGATGTCGACCGCGTGCTCAACCGGCACGTCAAGACCGACCCCGAGTCGCGGTCGCTTTTGCACCTGGCGCTCAAGGCACTGACACCCGGTCGGGGCGGTCTGGGCCTGTTGGACGTGGTCCTGGCCCACGGCGCCGATCCCAATGTGCCCACGCCGACCGGTTTCACGCCGTTGCACATGGCCATCGCTGCCGGAAGCACCGCCGCCCTCCTGGCCCTGCTCCGCCGTGGCGCCATCATAGACGCGCCCAAGGCCGACGGCGCCACGCCGCTGCACTTTGCCGTCCTTCGCGAGCAGCCGGCAATGGTGGGCCTCTTGCTGGCGCACGGCGCCGACCCGTCGTGCCGCTTTGGCAAGCCCGGCATGGACGACCTGCCCTACTGGGAGGACAAGACCGCGGCCGAACTGGCCTTTATCGAGGACAGCAAACTCATGGCCGACGCCATCCGCGAGTGGAAGACCCTGTGGGAGCCGACGCCGCCGGCCATGGACACTCGTATGGTCGATGGCACCGACTAGCCGCCTTGCGGTTGTCGGCCTTTCTTGTTGTGCCATCGCGTGCCGTCTGTTTTCTCCCTTTGGGCCTTGTGCATACCAAAAAATAAGAAAAAAGAGGTTTATATCGCCTAGGCAGCCGACCTTTTTTTTTGCCGTACTATATTGTCTGGGATGGGAACCCCTTTTTGTTTATTTTTTTGACAGCAACAACGCGCACGTGACCACACGGGTCATCGGGTGGGCTTGGTGACCCGTCCGGCGGCAATGTCTTTGCTGTAGGCCATGGCAGCATCCCAGACCTCGTCATAGAGCGCCTCGTGGCCAGGTTCCCTGTTGTCGTCGTCATCACGCCACCCTACTATGAGCCCATGGCCATCGCCCAAGAGGCAAAAACACATGCACATAATGGCCTCCCCGAAGAAAAACAAGGAAAAGGCGCAAAAAAAAAGACGGACCCGCTCCGGATGGCCTCGGTCGCCATGCGGCCCTTGTCGGCGCTCAAATACTGGGCCGGCATTGCAGCGATGATCCTGATCGTCTTTTCCTTTAATTCGGCATAATCACGAGAAGACGGGTCGGGCACCTCGGGCGAGTTTGCACAAGGCGACCTGGTGGGGCATGGCGGCAAGGCCGCGTAGCCCGCTCGGTTCGTGCCCAGGATTTTTGTGGACAAAGTTCATGATGGGTATTGTCTCGTATTGGTTGTTGCTTCGTCGCTGTGGTAAAAGGGCGGCGCAAGGTGAAAAAACACAAAGAGGCCAGCAACCGGCGAGAATCAGCCCAACCTACCTACCCCTTTTTGGTCCACTAGGCGGCAGACGATTTGGGGTCGACAAATGTCTACATTTTATTTCGACCAATTGAAAAAAATGGGGTCGTTGGCAACACGAGGGCGATACAAATAATCGGCGGCGGGCAGGGCCTTGCCTGGCGTCCCCCTTTTTGTTTTTGTTGTTGGCATCCTTTACGACCTTGGCGATGGGCGGGCCGACAAAAAAGGCCGACCAAAAAAACGGACACTCGCCCAGAGCCGCATACGGAAAAAAGGCAATTCCCAAAAGAATTTTGCCCCTCTCTTTTTTATATTTGGGTTTTTTGTTGTGGCGGCCTGTTGTTGCCAGCGCGCTCTGCCCCAACCGCCAGCAGGAACGATCGTGCTTATTGTCGTGTCGCCCCGGCGTCACAAAACATGACAAATGTTCCCTTTCGCCGTGAAAAAAAAAGCAAAAGAAAAAAGCCGGATCGCCAACAACAACGGCGGCGACGACAACAAAAGAAAAAAAAAGAGAGCGTCGCCGCCCGCATACTCGACACACACGCACAACCATGGACCCCCAGGTACTGCAGCACCTTTTGCAGATGGCCGCCGGACGCGGCACCGGCGACAGCACGACGCCGCTCTTGGCGGTAGTGACCGGCTGGCGTCGGGGTCAGCACCGGCAGGCCAAACTGATCCACAAGTTGCGCAAGCGCCTCGATGCCGATCCGGCCATGGACCTTGACGCACGCGGCACCGCGGGCAAGACGGCCCTCCACTTGCTCATCGACGCGCGCCTCAATGCCGCCGCGCGCTTTTTGGTCGAGCGCGGGGCCGACCCTTTGGCCGTCGATGCCGACGGCAAATCGGCGCTGCTACTGGCCGCCATGGGCACCAAGGGCGAAGAGGGTCTCGGCACGGCCTTTTTCCTGGCGTGGGCGCTCAATGTCGCACGCGAGCGCTTGCCCGCCGCGCCGCCGTTGTCAATAGGATGCTCAATGAGCACATTTTGCCCGAAGGCGCCCCCGATGCCGACGACAGCCCGTCCCTGTTGGAAATGGCCATCGTGGCGCCCTACGACACAGACGCCCTTGTTTACCTTTTGCTGGAGCGCGGCGCCGATGTGACCGGCCGTACCGACGCGCCGCGCACGCCGCTCCACCTGGCCGTCAACAAGGGCAAGGTTGGCGTGGCGTCGATGCTGCTCGACCGCGGCGCCACCGTCGATGCCGTCTCGCCGCTCGACGGCGCCACGCCCTTGCTGATCGCCGTCATCAAGGAGGACATGGATATGGTGGCGCTGCTCCTGCGTCACGGGGCCGACCCCAAGGCGCGCATGGCCGCCGATGTCGGCCCGCAGGGCAACCCGGCATGGGCCAACAAGGACGCCTGCGACCTGGCCCACATGGACGCCAACCATCTCCTGGCTCACACCCTCCGCTCCTGGACGTCGCTCACTGCGCCGCCCATTATCGCACAGTAAAGGCCTAGCCACATTTCGGTCCACCTTTTTCCCTTGTTCTTTTTTGTTGGGCACAGCAACAATCAGTGTCACGGACGATTTGATTATGCGCCCGACTCTTGGGGTGTGTGCCCCTGTGCATCTTCCTTGCGCGACTGCGTGCACTACGCACAATCGGGACTGGGCCGTCACCGCCCGCCCTCCCCCTAACCTGACACCCGGCGCGATCCGCAAAGATGAGAGAGAGAGAGCGCGCGCACATAAAAAAAAGAGGACCACACCAGGACCCAAAGGGAAAGACAAGAGGACGCTGGAGAAGTGATTGTCTCGGGTTTGGCAAGCCTCTTCCCCTCTCCCAAAAAAGACTCACAAAAAAGAGGCAAAGCAAGAGCGGGCCGACCTTTGGGGGTTCTGGTCGGCGCCCGTCGCCGGTTGGCACTATTATCGCGACGACTATTCGCCAGGACATTGACAACAGTGCGCTATTGTGGGCGCGCTGCAGTCCCATTGCAGTGCGATGGTTGCCAAAGGAGGCAACTTCCACGGAAAAAAAACAAGCCGCAGCATACGCTGTGGGTCATGCGCGGGGCGGTTCTCTTTGTTTACTCTTTTTTCCCCCCTTTAACCTGCAAACGGGACCAGTGCACGCCAAAACTTGTGTGCCACACAGTCTACGACGCAACATCGTCGACGTGCCCATCCCGGTTGTCGTTGATCCTTTCAGTGTCTAGGTCCAGGATTCGATGTTGCAGAGGCGGGATGACCCGCCGAGGACTGTCCTCGGCAATGTCGACCACGGGTCTGTGATCGGGATGGTCTCGCGGCAGCGCGGCCCTGTACTCCTTGAGCGCGATTGCGATCCGAGTGCGCTCCGCAATCTCTTTCGTGACGTGGTGGCGATTGAGGGCGCGCTCCGGGATGTTGATATAGACCTCGCCGGCCCACTCGGCCCAGTTGCGCGTCAGACGCGGGGTTCGGGCAGTGAGCGGGTCGCGCCGCCAACGGGCGAGCAGGTTGCCCAGGTCGGTCTCGACGCCGTGCCAGGTTATCGAAAAGCGCTGTCGGCCAAAGTCGACCAACACGACAGCGCCCCAGAGCGCGTTCCTCTGGTCACAGCATATCATCGGCACACGCGTGCGCTTGGGGTCGATGCGCGATGAGGCTCCCTTGGTATAGACCTTGTGAGAACCCACCAGAGGCATCCATCCGCGCGCAGAACCAATCTCGCGAAAGCAAATGTCCCTTGTGGCGAGGCCCGGCTCGTCGGCGACCCACCGGACCATCCTGTCTAGGATGTGCGGGTCGAGCATGTGCGTGGCCGCCGTGGGGACCACCAGATCGGCGTCGGGTACATGGTCGGCGTAGATTAAACTAATGCCGCAGCCATCGGCTCGGCACATGGACCATATATGAGGGCGACTCAGGTCGACCGGCGCAATCGAGTAACCGTTCCGCTGTTTGTCCTCTTCAAGGGGTCGGTCGATGGCGCGACGCCCACACGCTTCACAGAGCCACTGGGCGACGATGGCGCCTGGTTCGTGGCGGTAGCGCATCCACTTGGCGTCCGAGGGTCGCTCTGGCCATGATAGTGACTGTCTTTGCGCAGGAAGCGACGGCGGTACGTTGTCGCTGTCATCATCAACATCGCTGTCATCACCGTCGCGACTGTCGTCTGTAAACACAAAAAGTTGTAAACATTATACAACAATAACGTGTCTTCTCTTGGCGCCACAAAAAAGAGGATAAAAAAAAGAGGCAATGCGCGGTGCACGTGGAAACGGGTACCATAAGGACAAATAGTGCAGACGCAATGGCGATCACACCGCTCTGTCGCCTTTTGCCAGCGGCCGATGAAGGTGTCGACACCGTCGCGCGTCGCGGTCCACCGCTTCTTGAGCCGTTCACGCGCATAAAAACGCAAAGCGGCGCAGGTGGACGAAAGACTCTGTGTGTCGCTTTCGAGACAGTGGCCGACGATCAAGCCCCACAACTCGACGGGCAGACCGGCCAGCACAGTTGTCCGCGAGACAGTGTCGACGCTCGTGGCGGGCTCCATCGGGCACGGACTCGCCTTTTTGTTTTTGAGCGCGAGCGTCTTTGGGCACAACCAACAAAGGGGAGGGCGTCGCCTATCCGCCTGTTTGTGCCTTTTCCCCTTTCCCCCGACCCTCTTCTTTCTTTTTTTTCCAAAAAAAAAGAATGGGGTCCAGTCTCGGCTGTGTTGGCGCACAAGTAGTGCCGCCTTTGCGAGCGGGGATCGAGGACACTGGGACTTGCGGCGAATTTTGGACTCGCCAACGACACACGTGAAGCACCTTCACAAGGGCGACATGTGCGAGCCTGAATTTTTTATTGGTGTGTTTTTTTCAAATATTTTTCTTTTCTCAAAAGAAAAAGATGTCAAAAGGAAAAAAGGAGAGAAAGAAACTCACGCCTCACTGTCCGTCGGTGTGCCAACCCATGTTTTTTTGTGCGGCAGAGCAACCTATGGGCCAACCAGGCCTACAACCCGGCGGGCGCCGACGGGGCCTTTTGCACGGGCAACGGGATGGGCTGTGTCTGACGTCGGATCTTGAATGACAGGACGCCATAGGTGCAGTCGATTGTCGATGCATCGACGCGCGAGCCGGGTGGCATGTCCACGCGCACGCACAGACGCCCGGACCGCTCCCGCGAGTCTACGACAGAGCGTGGCGCTCCGTCTGATTTCTTGCCTCGCGGACACGGCACCGGACAACGACGGGCATCGGTCTCGGGATCGCCACGGGCGTGCTTGCTTTCGTTGCTATTGTTGTCGCTGTTGTATCCACCACCACCACAGCCCGCGATGGTGCAATCGTTATGATGCGCGCCATCGTCGTCATCGGGCGGCAAGAGCCGCAATCCGCGCACTTCGGCATACTGGCCACGCGGACCAACGAGCGAAGTGACCGTTAGCGAGGCCGGATCGACGCCTGGCACATCGATGCGCACCACCGTATAGGCTCCCGTGTCCCTCACCTCGACGGGCACGTCAAAGTCGGACCCGTCCATTGTGTCGACGGCAACGGCGTCGCCTGCCGTGGCCATTCTCAGTGGTACGGGCCGCAAGCGCAGGGGCGCAGCGCGTATCGTGCCCGCGCCGTGCATCCGGCATTGAATGCGCGCCACGAGGCCGTCATCGTCACCAAAGGCGTCGCCTGCGAGCGCACCCTCGGGGTGCCATTCGACGCCTGCAAAGTCTGACACGAGACACGGAAGTGCGTCGCCAATGCTCTGGTCGATAAGGGCACAGGGGTCAAACGGGCGCGCCACGCCAAAGGCGTCCAATCGCGCCCGCAGCGTGGTACAGGTGTGGACGTTGATCAGATCGCCCGCGGGCGTGCCTGCGCAAGCGAGGCGCATGTGGTAGACGTGGACGTTGCCCACGGTCGTGACAAAGTGCGCCAGGCGCCGGTCGCCGCGGTGCTCCAAATGGCCGACGGCGGCATAGGGCGTCAGCACCTGGTCCTCCCACAGGCGATCGCACTCGCGCGGGTCGGCGGCGTGGCGCAAGTTGTGCACCACAAAGAGTTGCCTTTGTCCGCGTCGTGCCACGCGCTCAGCAAGCGACGCGATCCGCGCCTGATCGGCCGCCGTCATGTCGCCCACGACAAGTACCAACTGATCGACACAGCGCAAGGCCACGTCCTCGACGAGGGTCTCGGTGAGACGGCGGTCGTGCACGGCCGTCGCGTCGCCAGCAAGAGTGGGCGCGCGATCGCCGGCCGTGTCAACAATCGCCGGCTTGCCGGGCGTCGTGGGCCACACGACGCCCAGGCCGCGTGTGGGATGGAGCGGACCGCACGGCAGCGCCAACCCATAGAGGCTGTTGATGCAAAAGGTTTGCCGGCACCGCGCGCGCCCAAAAGCCCACTGTCTTGACCAACGACTCGTCGCCAATGGCCGTAGCGGCAGCGCCATGTGCGCCGACACGGCCTCTGTCATGAGGGCGGCGGTCTGTGCCGCTATTGTCTAGGGCCGCGGTGAGGGCAGTTTCGACAAGGTGATCCCGTACGTGGTCGTCCTGGTCCGGCTCGGACGACGGCGCCAGCCTCTTGTGGACCGCCCACAGGATCGGGTGGGTCTCGGCGACGCGCACCGACCATCCGCCGGCGGCGAGATCGGCGAGGCTGTCGATGGCGATCGAGAGGTGGTATGGAGTCGGCCGCGGGGTCGGTCGCGTGCGTGCCGCTTTTGCGTAGCGTGCACAGATGCGCACAAAGATACGTGCCAGGGCGGCCATCACCAACGGCGCCAGCAAGAGCAAAAAGGGCGACATGGCGTCGTCGTCAGACTGTGTCTCGCTCGCCGCGTGCATAGAGCCTCTCTTTTTTGTCGTTGGTGTTGGTATTGTTGTTGTTCCCGCCTTTTGGTCCTCGGTGTGGTTCCTTGGTTCCTTTGTTTCTTGGTTGTTGTGCCGCCGTCGCGATCAATACAGGCGCGTGCGCGGTTTTATTGCTGTTTCCCTTGATCTGCGCGACTCTTTTGGCCGTCGGACGCCTCTGTTGATCCACGCCGTCTCCAACCACAACCTGTTTTTCCACCTCTCTCTTCTCTCTCTCTTTGGCCCTTTTCGACTGGCTGTGCGCCTTGGCCGGTTGGCGCTGCTTGTTGGTGCCCTCTTTTTTCTCTTTTTCTTTTTCTTTCGAGTTTGGAGAAAAAAGCGTAAAAATGCGCCTGCAACAATCTGTCGACGGGAATGGGCTGCGCTGACGCGCTCCAATCGGCACTGCCCAATTTTTTTTTTTCGCCTGTGTGTTTTTCATCCTTGGGCTTGTGCCGCCGCGGCCTTTGGAGTTTTTGTGCTGCGAGACTCGAGAGTCGGCAGCCGCGCCAAAAAATTGGTCTCGCACATGTTGGCCCCTTTGTCGTATTTAAAAAAACCAAAAACCCATAAAAAAGCGAGCAGCCCAAAAAAAAAAGAAAAGAGTGCCGTGCACCATCGTGGCACCTTTACAAAGACAACCAGCCGAGGAGCGCGTGCATAGCGCACATAGGGGCCAAGTAGGGAAAGAGGGGGAAAAAGCCCGCCCATGTGCCTGGACCGACTGCCGCCCGAAATCTTGGGCGCCGTACTTGCCCATGTGCCCTCGACGGCAGATCTGGCCCGACTGACGGCAGTGTCGGTACGCGTGGCTGCAGTTGCGCGTGACGTGCGCGCCGCAAGGGCACAAAGGCGCGGTAGGCGTGGACCGCACGCCGACCCTATCGGATGCGCCCACCAAGTGCTCAACGCGATTGCGTCAGACAATGTCATTGCCATGATCGATGCCCTCGACGTGGGCACCGTCAACATGAGCGGCGCACTCGACGTGGATTACCTGCAGGCCATTGCCGTACCCAATGTCTGCGTTATCATCGAGGGGACGTTGCATAGCGACCGCCGCACCGTCATCCAGCACGCGCGCGAGTCGATCGGATGCGCGCACTGGGGCGCCCTGGAGGTGGCGGTCATTCACGGCTCGGCGGCGTGTGTGCGCGCACTCGTGTCCTTGGGCGCCCGCGTCGACAGGCGCTCGCTCGACCGCCTCATCGACTTTGTGCTCACACGCACCGCCTGGCGTCACATCAGCGCCTACATGGTGCACGCTCTCTCGCCCGTCATCCACGCGCGTTCCAACTGGCCCCGCGTCGTTCGAGCACGCATGATCGATCCCGTCGCCGTGCTCGGACCGCTGGTGGATGCTCATCACAGTGACAGCAACCGTCTACTCCACACAATGTGCCTGTCGACGACACGTCCCTTTCACCATCTGGCGGCGGCGCGCGAGGTCCTGGTCGATCGCGTCTGGCCCGGCTCTGGCCATGTTGCGGCCATGGATGGCTACCATGACTCGGACAATTCTGTCGATACCAACGTTGATATCAATGTCAATATGTACGTTGACGACGCCCGGCGCCTGGTCGCGCTCTTGCTCCGTCACGGTTGTCGGCCCGACGAGGGCGCCATGCCAGACGCGCAAGGCATGGCCGAACGCTGGCGCTCGGTCGTCTTGGACACCAGACACCCGCCCTCGTCAGAGCAGGTCGCCGCCTGGCGCGCCACTATGGCATCGACGAGCGAGCGCTCTCGTGCGCTCCTGTGCCTCGAACGCGCACGCACAGCCGCCTGCGACAAGGCAACGCCCGGCGGCACGCATAGGGCCGCCATCGTGCGCGACGTGCTGTCTGCCATTGTCGATGCCTATGACAACCATACCCAGGGCGCCGACAATGGCAATGCTACAAACAAGGATGTATAGCCTCGTGCCTAAATCGCTCCGTCTCGGCCATCCTGCCGCTGCAGGACCGCGGTGTCCATTTCTTTTTTTGGAGAGAGAAAAAGACGAGGAAAAGAAAAAAACAAATGTTTTTCCAGTCCCGCGATGGTCGTGTGGCTTTCATCGTCATAAAATCCGGATTTTTTGATTCAGAAAAAACAACCAATCATAAAAAAAAGGACATGGACAAGTCGGTCGGTTCAGGACAGGCGGCGGCGCAGATCCAAAGACGCAAGCCCGAGCGGTCCACCGAGCCATCCTTTTTTTTTTATTAGTGTGCACGCAGCGCAATTGTTGAGGGCGGCAAAAAAAAAGTTGGCAGAGACCACGACCACCATGGACCAGATGACGACTATCGACGACCTACCCGATGAACTGATCGAGATGGTGCTCGCCGAGGTCGAGATCGACAAGTTTGCCTGCCTGGCTGCCGCTCGGCTCGTATGCCGACGTTGGTATGCCGCATCAGCGGCCCTGTGCAAACCAGTCGATGCCTATCTCTATGGTCACTGCTTGCAGGCCTACATGGACACTCATGGCGGCCAGAGACCCTCTGCCGCCGAGGGGTTTGATGTCAAGGCCGACGTCCTCTTATGGGCCTTGACCAACATGGCGGTGGCCGTTGACGCGCTGCCGAGACCTTATGACTTGGCGACGTGCATGAGCGACCTTGGCGACGATGACGACGGCGGCTCTGCATCCGACGAGCGCTGTCCACGTTGCGCTGTGCACCCCAACGCGTGCGCGTGCGTGATCCCAGATGACCCTTACGACTGGCCATGCGGCGAACCGCGCCCCCTTTTGCCTGGATGGTGTCGGGACGACGCCTATGAGTACCGGTATCCAGACCCGCGTTTTCGCGCTGGCGTGTCCCAACGCCGCATATTTGCCGTGCGACGCACGCCGCCGCTCTTGCACTGGGATGTGATCACACGCTCGATCAACCGTGCACACGGCGACACCCGCGCGGCGGCCCTGTACGTTGGACGCTGTTGTGAACTCTTGGTCGGTGCTGGTGCGTGCTCGCCACAAGATATTGCGACCTCGTCGTGCTCGGCGGTTGTGCGCCGAGCACACAGTTTTGCCAACGACCGCCTGTGTCGCGCCGACGGCAAGGGCTATAACTGGAAGTGCTCGTGCCCTTGCGACGCAGAGGTTGAGGCCATTCTCGAGGCTATCACCGAGGGCCGCGAGGTGCCCGACAACTTTGCAATTTCTCATACCGACAGCAATGGCAGTGGGGGCAACGAGCCTCCCCACCGCCAGGTGCCTTGTTGTTGCACGCACAACTTTTTCGGGACCCGCTGTCGCTTTGGCGGGGTGCGCCATTATTACGACTCGTACAATGTCGAGATTCAGGCCGACTTTGACCTCGATGCGACCGAACCGGCCGGCGGCATCACTGCCTACTGACATTCTTTTGCGCCTTCCTTTTTTTCCTGTTTTCCCCCCAGCCTCTGCTCGGCACGTGCGCGGTCACCGCAGGCCTTGCGCACAGGCCACTCCCTGCCTCATTGTGGGCCAACTTTCAGAAGAAGAAAAAAAATAAAAAATATTATATAGCCAAAAAAAAGGGAAGAAGGAACCGCCCAGCAAAAGAGCGCGCCGCGGTGCGGCGCTGATTTAAAAAAAAAAGGAAAAGGAAGGGAAAAGGCTGGGAGGCAGGCTAGGGCATGAGCCGACGCTCCGCGAAGAAGAAAAAAAAAGTCGAGAGGGCCACAGAGAAAAGGCGGCAGTGGCGTGTGCACAAAAGGGAGGGAGGAAAAACCCTGATCGGGCGCTGTATCCTTGGCAAGAGAGACCCGACAGGCAAGCACGGGAACCAGACAACGAACCCGAGGCGTCGCATTGCCGGCGGCTCGACTCTTGCGGGCGCACATACGCGACCAGAGGGGGGGGAAAGCAGAGGAGGCAGAGGAGCGTGTGCCGTCGGCCATTGGGTTGCGTCGAGGCGCACCCCCTTCAAGGGAAAAACATGAGGCGAGTCGCCGACGCCGATACCAGAACAAACCCGCCGACAGCGGCAGCCACAGACGGGAACGGGGCACACGCTCGCAGCACATCGCGCCCACAAGAGGACGGTGTAGCAACCGACGGGGACGGACGGTGGGATCGCGCGCCACCGCGACCGCGCCACCCGCCGTCGATGACGGGCGACATTGCGCGGCTGACACGTTGCCGTTATCTGGCCTTTGGCGCGGGCGCCTTCAAGGGCGTCGCGCTGGTGGCCGCCTTGCGCGCGCTCGACGGGGTGGATCGCGTGGCACCGGGCTCGGACGGCAGGGGCCTCTTTGCGCGGATCAAGGGCGCTGCCGGCACGTCGATCGGGTCGGCCATCGCGCTGGCGGCCGTGTGCCGCATGCCCATCGAGCGACTGGCCGCCGTGGCGCGCGACCCCAAGACGTGGTCGCTCGACGGCGCACTGGCCGACGCCGATATCTTGCGTCTGGTGGAGCGGCGCGGCCTCTGCAGCCACGACGTGCTCTACCGCACCATCCACCACTTTATGGACACCATGGGCCTGCCGCGCGACATTGACCTCGCCGCGCTGCACGCGCGCACCGGACGCGTGTTTGTGTGCAATGCGACCGACGCCGACGATCTCACCCCCGTCTACCTGTCGCACACGACGGCGCCGCACATGCGCGTGGCCGACGCACTGTGCGCGAGCATGTGCGTACCGGGCCTCGTCGAGCCCTTTGAATGGTGCGGACGCTCGCTGGTCGACGGAGCCTGGTGGCCGACTACATTCCCGACGTGTTTCCCGAAGACGTCACCATGGGCATCGCCATCGCGCCGCGCCTCGCGGGCGCCTCGTACCAGTCCCCGACGTCCGACCCGACCACTGGATCGGTCGGCGGCAGCACAACGGCCGGGCGCCCCCGTCATGGGCGCTCATTCGACCCGCGCACCAACGGCCTGGCCTGGTCGCTGGGTCTCGTGTCGGGCCTCAGCGATCTGGCCAATGCGGCGCGCGCCTGTCGCCTGCGGCGCGCGCCGCGACCGTCTTCGTGACGCTCCCGCCGCACCTCACGGGGTTGCGCTTCCGCGTGACCAGCGCAGACATTGCGGTCATGTGGGACTGTGGCAAGCGCGCCACGGCGGCCTATCTCTCGCGCGAGGCCTATGCCACGTACGCCCTGGCCTGTGCGGTGACCGAGGCGCTGGCGCGCGCGCCCAATCGTCGCCGATGCGCCGAGGCCGAGGCTCAGGGCCCAACCCATCCCTAGCGGTGCCTGTCTTTTCTGTGCCTCTTTCCCCACTATCTTTTTCATTTTGATCTTTTTTTTGAAAAAAAGGTTTGCCCGCCCTTGTTGTCCCTTGTCCTGCGCCGCCCAGTGGCGGCCTCTTTTCTTTTCTTTTTTCGCACTGATGCACGGCGTCGCTGTAAAAAAAAGAGACCAAGGCAAAGCACGACATCCACCAGCACGCAGCCCGTCCCGGCCTTTTTGGCAAAGGCGGAATTGTTTTAGAGGCAAAAGAAAACCACACGACACACGACACGCAAGGACAACCACTTTAGGTTTGGCGTCTTTTTTTTTCTAGAGGGTTTTCTTACGAAAAGAAAAAAAGAGAGACAACCGGCAGTGTGGCATGTTCGCGCGGCGACGCGCACGCGCAAAAGGAGAACGGGACGACAAACAAGAGAGGCCATGGTCATGGCGCGCGCGTGCGATCGCGTAGGGGCACGCGACAGGCGCGCGTCGATGGGTCATGCCGAGGACGCCACTGCCCTAGGATGTGATGGGCCGAGCGTAATAGTATTGGTTGTTGGTGTCTACGGCGAGCATGCCGCCGCGCTGGGGGGCGCCCGCCGGTGCTGCCGGTGCGGTGACCACGGGCGTCACGACGGGTGACACGAGTGGCGGCGGTGCTGTCGACGCCGCATGCGCCGCGACGGCCGTCAGACGCCGCTCGATGCCCGAGAGGCGCCACACGACCCACGCGGCAAAGAGCAGCGCAACGACTAGGATTGGAATAAGTGCCAGGAGCAGTGTGCGGTTGGACGTGGTGCCCGGTGGCGCCCCAGACGGCGGCGCCGTTGCGCCCACATTGTTGGTTCCCGCCGGGGCCCCGCTGCCGACGAGGCCTCCGGTGGGCGCCGCCGGGGCACCGGGCGCCACCATCACGACGGGGGGCACAGCCGCAGGATTGGGAGGCGGCGGCAACAGATACTGGGGTTGCGGCGCCTGTTGCTGTTGTTGTTGGGTTGTCTGTTGCGTGAGCACGGTCGTGGGCTGTCCCGCGGGTCCGATCTGCAGGGCGTGGGCAGCGGTCGTCGTCGGTGTCGTCGTAAAGGAGGATGCCGTCGCAGTGACGGCCGTGCGACCCTCTGCCCGCGCGCGTGCTTCGCGCTCTCGATCGAGATCATCGAGCAGACGCTCGATAATGAGCGCCATGTCGGGTGTCGCCGGCTGGCCCTGATCATAGAGCGCACTCGTCTGGGGCGGACTCCAGCGCGCGCGCGGCGTGAGTGGAACCGTGCACGGTCTCGCGCATTCGTCGGCATAGCCTGCCACGTGGCGGTCATAGTAGGCATCAGCGCCTGTGCATCCTGCCGCATGGCCGCTGTTGTTGTTGTTGCCACTGTTGTTGGTGTTGGTATTGGTGTTGGGAGGGCCGCCAAGATCAACGGGGACGCCGGCGCCTGTGCGCACGCTACGCTGGTCGGCATAGGCCCACACTTCGGGGCGATAGGACCCCGTCGATGACATGCGGGGCGCGCGCAGTTCCTCCACCTCTTTCCCCTTCTTTGGCGTCGGTCGGCGAGCGACGCGCGAGCACGGCGACCCCCCAGGGCAACCCTCTGTGCCCGTGCGTCTGCACCCACCCACACACATGCGCGCTGCCGCTCCCTCTTTTTTTTCCCCCTTTTGCCGCTCCAAATGCCGTCGCAATCACCCCGCCACCATCCTTGTCTCTCTTTTTTCTGTCTCTCTTGTTTTTTCTCTCTGGCTGCGCGTTGTTGTCTTTTTTTTGTTCGATACGGCCCGCAGTGCGGCGTCATGGTCGGTGCTGGCCGACAACCAGATGGCATGCTGCCGGGCGGACCGGCAGTGGGCCGCCTGGATTATGACTGGAGCAATTTCCGACACAGACCAAATTCGTCAGTGCTGTCTCGCACATTGTAAATAAAGGGCGCACAAAATGGTGCACAAAAATGTTTAATCATCTGGGCGCAACCAGGATCGCCTTTGCGCGTAGGTCCATGCATTCTTTTGGCACATCCCGCGCCAACGGAAGGACAACCCAAGAAAAAAGGCAGCGCTGACGGATTTGATTTTTTTGTTGTTGTCGTCAGAGTTGGGGCTCGGACGCGGCTCACCCGGTCGGCTCAAAATTGGCGGCCAGGCACAGAGTTGCGAGCCGTCGGCCCGCCATTGGGCGTGCCTTTTTTTTTGAAAAAAATGAAAAAACGGCCACATAAATTTTGGAATCCGACCTGTCTGCCTGCTTGCGGTGCGTCCCCTTCTTTTTTTTTTTTGGTGGTGGCCCGACCACACGGCCCGGCCCAGCAACACGACGCACAGAATACGATGTTGGAAAAAAAAGGATATGCAAAACCCAAAAGAAAAACTAAAAAGAAAAAAAACAAGGCAACCACGACATTTGTTTTTTTTGTTGTTGCATTCTCTTTTTGTCTTTTCAGATTTTTGAATCGAGACGGGTCAAACATGGATCGGGTGGCGCGGGCAAGGTCCTCGGCGGGCGGGCGGGGAAGGGGACAACAAACTTAGCGCGGCTTGGCGACACGACCCATGGTGCGACGGCCTGTCGGGGTGCCGCCCGCCGGCTGTTGGTGTGCGCGTGCAGCCGCGGCCGCACCGGCGGCAATGACGGGTGCGGGACGGGCTGCTCCCGTCGAGGCGCCCATGTGCGCCACCCTCTGCTCACCGCCGCCACCAAATGGCCGCGCGTGCGCGTCGGCGCCTTGAGTGGGCGCTCCCCCTGGCCGGGCGTATAGACCTGGTGCTGAGGCGACCACGATGGCGCGCCCGACCAAGTGCCGGGTGAGGCGGCTCCGGCGGCGGCATAGGGATCCATTTGCGGCGTTGGTTGTGTTGTTGACGGCGGCGCCGTCTGTTGCGGTGGGTAGTGATGCGCCAGAGGCTGCGTAGACGGGTCGCCATAAGACCACGGGGTCGGTTGTGCTGGGGCCGCCGCATGGGGCGTAAAGGCTCCTCCACCTCCGCCGTGCGACGCGTGTTCCGCCGACGGTGTGGCCGGCGGGCCGTAGGCTCCGCCGACAGGCGGCGCGCGCGAAAACGGCTCCTGATCGGGTGCGCCCGTCGCCGGCGTAGGGGGTTGCGGATAGGGCACTGTGCCGACGTGGCCAAAGGCGTCGCGCCACCCGGTCGCGTCTGACGTGGCAGCGTCGCGGTGCTTGCGCAGCGTCGGGCGCCGATCGTCGCGACGACGCCGTCGACGATCTCGACTGTCGCGGTCATCGTCGCCTCCGCCTCCGCCGCCATCGTCGTCACCTAGGAGGAATCCGGCGCCGCAGAGGCTCATGGCAGCGGTGCCACCGATGCTAATGGCCAAGGCCTTTGCTATCCTGATTTCGGGCGATTGCGCGCTCGACCCGGCGTGCGGCCCATAATATTTCCGTGCCAGAGCCTCGATGGTGCCGTTGTGCTCGGCCACGGCCTTTTCCCACTTGCTCTTGAGGACGCCCGGCGGGATGATGCCGCCCTTGCGCTTTAGGAACCTGCCGCCGACGGCGTTGATCAGGGTGACGATCCCCTTGGCAAAGTCGATGTTCTCGTGCACGGACCTGATGCTCTCGAGATGGTTGACTCGGTGGTGGTAGGCGTCCCACTCGTACTCCATGTCATAGTGCGAGTCCTCCATGGTGAACGTGCGCGACAGTTTGACCCCCTTCTCTACGAGCAGTTGCAGGTTGAGCAGGGCCGCGTGCTTGGCCTGACGCTCGATGGTGGCTGGATCTTCGGCCTCGGCTGCATACCGTTCGTCGGTCCGATGGCCGCTGCTGCCAGCGCCGGCGTGGGTCGACGTCGCCGGTGCGGGTGCAAAACTGTGCGCCTCACCAGTCGACGCGCCTTGGTAGTGCGTCGTCGGTGGCGCATGAGACGAGGACGCCGGCGTCTGGCTCCATGTGTGCTGATTTGCCGCTGTATCGCTCGCGCGGTTGTCACCATAATCCTGGCCGGCGTCGCCATGGGGCACCGCGTGGGCGTCGAACGCGGCCGCTTCAGCAACGTCCAACCATGTGCGTTGCTGTTGTTGCTGCTGTTGCTGACCGTTCGCATCGGGTGCGTCACCGCGCCATTCCGCGCTATAGCCGGCATCTGCCGTTGTCGTCGTCGTCACATCGCCGGCATGTGTGCCATAATGTTGGGCCTCGTGGACGGCCATGGAAAAGGCGTCGGTGCCGGGCGCCGGATCGTCGGCGTACGTATAGTCGGCGCTGTACAGGCCGGCGCTGCCGTCAGCGCCCGCGCTCGTGGCAGCACCGTCGTTGGCATAGTCGTGGGCGCCGTTGCTGTTGGCGTAGCCACTGTTGCCGTCACCATCAGCGGCGCTCACAAATTGATAGGGTTCGACGGGTCCGTCGGATCCGACCGTCGCGGCAGTGTCGTAGGCGCCGTAATCGCCCGCGCTGCCGACCGCGTAGTCGAATGCACTCGTGTCCTGCGGACGGTGGTGGTCCTGCAGAGGTCGGTGGTGGTCCTGCAGATATCGCTGGTCCTGCGGGTGTGGGTGGTCGTGCCGAGGTTGCTGGCCTTGCGGGTACGTTTGTTGATGCTGCTGCTGCTGCGTCGACCAGCGTGTAGCGGCGGCGTCGTCGCCAGCGTGGTAGCGCGGGTCGGCGTTGGAACCAGCGGGCTCGTGGGGCCTCGCCTCGCGCTGCGGTGTATGACGCGACGGATCGTAGGCGGCCGGCGGCGTGCGACGCACGCCGACGACCTCGTCGGCGTGATCGTGCACGGGCGAGGTCACGGGCGCCGGCACCGGTCCGTGCGCCTCGTTTTTATACCGCGCTTCGCCGCACACTATACTTTTGGAGCGGATGATCTTGCCCTGGCCGCGCGGCAGCGGCTGCGCCTTGTCCGTGTTGGTTTTTCAGAATTGCGCAACACATTGAACAGTCGCATGTCCATGTCGGTGTCAAAGTCCACAGTCGGGTCGAATTCAGAGGCATCGTTGTTGAGGATCGAGATCTCGTCGGGCGCGGCGACGCGCGATCGCCCACCTTCTGCCATCGCCGGTGTGCCTTTCTCCCCTCGCGGTCCCTTTTGTCGCCGTGCCTTTTTGGCCGGCCCACGGGCGGTGCACGCGTGCGCCCGCTGTCGTTGCCTGTCGTCCCGTGGCCTTTTTCGCCTTTTTGTTTGGCGCTCGCCGTCGGGCGCGGGCGTCGGCAAAAGGAATGGGCAAAAAAAACAAAGGTTGGGCCAGTTCTCTCGGAAGGCGCCTGCCCGATGTTGCGCCTTTGTCTGGTCGCAGATGGCCTCGATTATCCGACGCCCTTTTGCCGCCGGACAAAAGAGGCAGTCTTTTTTTCCTTCTTGTGGGCCTGCCTTTTGTCGCGGGCGGCGGCGTAAAAAAAAGCGCCACGCGGGATGCACGGGTTGTGCGGTCCTCTCGTGCATCGGTCGCCCGCCGCCGCGGTCTTCTTCATGCCGGCGCGGCACAACTTTTTTGGTGTGCCTTGGCCGCCTGGCGAACGAATCTTTTGTTTTTTTTCCTGATTCTTTGAGATTGTTGCGTCCTCGCCGGCCTCTGCTTTGGTGCCTGGCGTTGTCCCGCTTTTTCCCTTTCTTTTTCCCTGCCGCCACGGCACGGCATGCCGTCGGGGAGTGTGCTGGCCGACGAGCCAGGGAGGCGCCCGCCAGCGTGGGCGCAGCGCGTCCTCATCAGGGGCAAACCCCAGGGCGCGAGTCCAAAAAACCGTGGGGATGACAGTCGCGCCGTTCAGCGAGGGGGACACAGCAGGCGCCCAGCGAGTGGGCGACCGACGGACGAGCGCCCGCACGTCAAAAGACGCCAACGACCAAGGGTAAAGGCGACCGAGAAAAAAAAGTCAAAGGCGACCCCCGTCGACGTGCTCTGACAGACTCTTGCCCGTCCTCCCGACCAGCCCATCGCCTTTTGTTTGTTTGGGTTTTGTCTCGGCACCCCAAAGAATCCCCGTGGCGACGCGCAGGCGCACATCAGCCGCCCACAGAAGAGAGCAGGCCGTTGATCGTGGCCCCTGAAAGCAGTGACGCTGCTGGCGGAGAAAAGAAAAGGAGAAAAGAATAAAAAAAGATGGCATCGGCTACTGTCGCCACGACGACCGCCACGACGACCGACCCGACCACGGGCGAGGTGGTGCGCGAACGCACGCTCTCGGTGACGCCGTCGACGCGCGCGAACTGTTGCGCAACGAGATCATCATCGGCGCCGGCATCACGCTCCTCGGCGGTGCCATCGGCTTTGGCTACGGCCTGTGGAAGAATAGCAGCGCCAAAAAGTCGGGCGCGGCCGCCGTCGAGTCTGATCTGCTGGCGGCATTTGAGGGCGCCATCCTCGGCCTCATCATCTCGCTCGTCGCCGTGCTCCTCTACCGGTCCTTCTTCCACGGCCAGGCCCTCTACCACCAGGCGCGTCTCCAGCAGCAAGAGGCCCTCGCGCGCACACAGGCCGCACGTCTCCAGCACTATGTGGCCGCCACACCCGCTGCCGCCGCGCCGCCGCCGCCACGGTGGCCGCCACGCCGGCAGTGACTGTGGTGAGGTCGACCACCGCGGCGGCCAATCCGGCCGTGCGCCTCGCCGCCTGATCCTTTTGTCCACCCAAACCAAACCAAACCAAACCAAACCATACGCCTTTTTTCTTCTTCTTGTTTGGCTTTGCTCGCCTCTGGCCCTGGACGCTTTTTTTGGGGCTGTTCCCGCCCTCTAAAACTTGTGGCCCGCCGACGGCACGCGCGCGCTGCCCCGAACCGATGATCCCGGCGGTGGCAGGGCCTTGGCGACAGACCCTGCGCCGGCTGGGCGCGCACTCTCTTGCGCCGCCCGCATGCACTTTTGGCGGAAATGCAATAAAAAAAGTATTTTTAAACAAATCGAAAACTAAAGACCGAAAACAAAAAAGCAACCATCGCCTTGCATCGGTGCATTTGCACCCCGCGGATACTACAAAGCCGGATTGGGATTGCCGTCTGGCCTTTTTTTTTCAACATGCACAAAATACTGGCCTTTTGGTCGAGCACACGGCACCAAAGAGGCAGCCTTTATCGCCTCGCCTAGATTGCCGACTCTGCTAAAATAAAAAAGGGGGTGAGCCAATGCGCTTGATTATGGCTTGTCATTACGCTTCCCCCACGGGTAGCACCTTTTTTTTGACCGCAAAGACCGCACTTTTTTTTCTCCCGATGGCACAATCATTTACTGCGCCATTTTTTTTGTATTGTCGTCGCCCCTTTGAGTTTTTCCATTTTTTTTGTCGCCCGTCTTTTACATGCAACGAAAAAGCCTTGACAAAAAACAACAACAGAGGACGAAAGAAGAGGGAGTAAATTAGCCGCGGCGTCGTGCCACGGGCGACGCCGGAGCCGACGGCGGCGGACAAATACCCAGGTCGGCCGCCCATGCGTCATCGCTGTCCTCTTCTGTGTCGCTGTCGGAAAAGGGCGTGGGCGTGGGTCGTGTAGTTGTCGTCTTGTAGAGCGACCCCTTGCGCGAGCGCCTGGACGTCGATTGGACAAACTCGTCGTCATCATCTTCCTCTTCTTGGCCACTGTCATCGTCGTCCTCAACAATGTCGTCATCGTCGTCGTCATCATCGGTGCTGACGTCGTCATTACCATCATCATCGAGATCGCTAGGGTCAGGCAGATCCTCGTCATCGGTCGCCTCGCTGTCGGTCCTATTGTCAGAGACGTCGTCTGTTGCATAATGCACCAAGTCGATAATGCCGTCATCTTGGCCCTCTGGCGGGTGCGTATCTGTGTGCGTGTCCTCGTACGCGGGCGCCGGCGGCGTGGTGGCGGCGCGTCTGCGCTGCGGCTTTTTCTTTTTGGCAACAGCCTCTTGGGCGTCGCCGCTCTTGCTGTCGTCGTCATCGTTGTCGGGTCGTGCCGGCAGCACGATCAACGACGCGTCGTCGAGGTCCTTGGTGCGCGCCAGACGCGTCCCGCCCGCCTTGAGCAGAAAGACGGCGTGCAGTGCGGCGTCGGCCAAGTCGTCCTTTTTCTTGGATCGCTCAAAGAGCGGCTTCCACCGGCGACACCCAGGGTAGTGGGTCAGCATGGGGGCGAAATTGACGACGGCGTGCTTTTTGTTGGCACGCCATATGGCCTTTTGCTCGGCATCTTTTTGCTTGGCCTTGCTCTTGGGTTTGGCCTTGGCCTTGGTTTCTTGTTTGGCCGTCCCCGTGTCTTTTGCATCGTTGTCATTGGCCTTTTCAGAGGTCGCCTTGGATGTGCGGCGCGGGGCCGTCTTGACGACCGTCGTGGTCGTCGCTGTCGCAGCGGCCCGAAGAGGAGGTGGGATACGAAAGCGAGTCACGAGGCGTGGTGCATTGCCCGCACCCGGTGGACCGCACCAGGCTGCGATGCCGCCGCCAGACGACCCTGATGATGACGATGAGGATGAGGATGACGACATTGATGGCAAGGGCCGAAAGACGACGCGCAATTTCTGCCGGCCGCTCTGCATAAAGACCGGCGGGATCTCCTCGCCGCGTGCTAGGTAATAGTTGAGCACAAAGGCGTGAATGACGGCGCCCAGGGCCGACAGGCGCAGGGCCTTTTTCGACTGCTGCTCGATGACGACGGCGTGCGGCCGCCGGCCCAGCAGCCGGTCGGCCCTGGCCCATAGGTAGGCCGTGAGCCGCTCCGTAAGCACCTTGAGCGGCTCCTTGGCGCCACGACCCTTTGCTTTGGGTCCCGCGGTCACGGCAGCGGCAATGATATCGTCGTCGGTGGGCGGGCCGCCCGGTGGGTCGTCGCGCATGATATTGTTTGCCGCCAGAGACTCGATGGCAAAGTCGTCGGCGCCCGTCAGGGTCACCACGGCATAGGCCAAGTTGACAATGCCCACGTCAAAGGCCAGCACGCGACGTGTCGCCGTCGGATCAGTCGGGAACAGCCTCGTCGGCTTTTTCCTCGCGGCAACAGGCGTCCCGTCATCATCGTCGCCCTTGGTCTTGCTCGGCGTCTTGCGCGCTCGCTTGGGCGGCGGCTTGGGTGCCGGCGCCTTTTTCGAGGTGGGCGGTGGTGCGCCGCGCTTGCGCATTTTTTTCCCTCTTTTTTTATATATGCTCTTTCTCTTTCTTGCTCGCGCCTCTGTGTCTTGTCTGGGGACCCACATGCTTTTTTTTCCGCCATCGAGGGCGCCGGCGTGCCCGCGCGCCAACATGCCGTGCGGGCTTTGTCTTGAAAAGACGTGCGGCAACAACGTTTTCGCCTGACGGCATCAATGAGCCGTTGCCATTTGTTTTGTCGCCATGGTCCGGGTGGGCAGCGACAGCGTGGCCAGAGTTGATCTCTGCCGACGACAAGGACGGGCGCCCTGGCGAGAGTGGCCAACAAAGGAATGTAACAAAAAAATAAAAAGAAAAAAGGAAATAAATCTAAATACGACGTGGGCATTTTCGTCAAGGTTCAGTTTCCTTTTATTTTTTTTGGGGATCAGCGGCGCCCTTTCCCGGCCCGGTCGCTGTGTCGCTCTGCAAAAAAAAACACAAAAGGTTTTCAAGATTTTTTCATGAGGTGCCGATTTTTTGTTTGGGCCGCGGCTTTATGGGCACAAAACATGGCAAAAGCAGGGATTGGGCAAAGTTTTTTGGGCCGCCGCAGGCAAACAGTTGCGAAAATGGCGCCCGGCGGCGACAAGACGCAACGCCTCCATCATGGGGGCTGGCAAAAGTGGGGGAAACCATCATGGAGCCGGAAAAGGCCAACTCCGCAGCGCGTCCGGATGCCCCTTAAAAGGCGGGCCTGATGGCCCCGAAAAAAGCATCGACGCAGCACATCCACCTCTTCTACACCGAGATATCCGCCGCATCGACCCGCTGACCCTCCGCCGACCTCCGCCAACACCCGCCAACATCCCTTTGAACAATCACCAACACCGCCAACAACAATGTCCGCTCAGCAGAACATTCCCCAGCAGGACGGCGCCGCCGCCTACAACATCCCTCCGGAGCCGACCACGCCCGGCAGCCGCGCGGCCCGCGACCAGGACGGCGCCTGCTACTATGACGCGCCCATCCCCGGCTTTGTCGACGGGCACAACTATCCGTTCCGTCACTGGACCGACCATGTCGACTATCTGTTCTTTGCCGAGCCCGGCAAGAACAAGAACGGCGGCCAGGTGGTCTACATCAAGCCGTGGAAGGGCGCTCGCGAGGCCCCGCGCATCCAGTTGGTCGATCTGAGCCATGACCAGGCCCTCCGTGCGCCGTTTGGCCTGCGCGGTCGCGTGCAGGACAAGCAGGGCAACTGGATCGGTTCGGACGAGCGCCCTAATCTCGAGTTGTCACTGGACAATGCCGAAGAACTTGAGTCCTTTTTGCGTCGGATCGACGCCACCATCCGTCGTGCCGCCAGCGGCCACCGCTTTAGGAAGTGGTTCGATCCCAAGGTGCCGCCGGCCATGCGCCCGCTCATCATCGACACCAACTACAAGTCGATCGTCGCTGAGCCGCCGACGCCCGAACCCGGCCAGGCCGACAAGGGCTACCGCCCGACCGTGCGCACCAAGTTGTCCCTCTACAAGGACCGCCCCGCCGATTCCAACACGATCGTGTGGCAGGCAATCGCGGTCGCCGGTGGCTTCAAGATGGAGCGCATCACTGACCACAAGGAAATCTTTAGTCGCCTCAAGGCCAACGCGCGCGTCGTGCCCATCGTCGAAGTTACCAGCCTTTGGTTCATGCAGGGCAACGCGTGGGGCGTCACCGTGCAGTTGTCCGAGGTCGTCATCATGCCCTCGGAGGAGCGCCAGCGTGGCGTCATCCACGGCATGAACATCGTTCAAGACGATGCGCCCGCACCCGCTGCCTCGGCCAGCCCCTCGGGCGGCAGCCACAGCCCGCAGCAGTCGGGCGACTCGTGGCCGCAGCACCAGGCCCAGTACGATGAGAGCGGCGCGCCCATGGACGTTGTCGGCGATGGATTCGTGCCGGCCGACGACAACTATCCGGCCTTTGACGGCAATGCCTGATCGGGCGCCTTTCATCGCGACCACGCCTTTTAACCCTATGGCTCCTTGTCGACTTGTGCCCTCTCCCCCATCTCTGTCATGCGCACCCCCCCCCCTTTTCCCTCTTAATGCCTCGAAAGAGTTTTTCGGTTTTTTTTAAACACACAAATAGACAACAATTGCATCTCTAAAAAACCCTTTTATTTTAGTCGCTTCTTTTTGCACACTTTTGCGACCCTGCTCCTTCCCCTTTTGGCGGTGCCTTGCTTTATGCGGTTGCCTTGCCTTGGCGCCCGCGGTGGCGGCGCCGCCAGACTCTTTTCGTGCACACAGAGCGCCGACGAGCCTTTTTCTTTTCAATATTGTCGTGCATGGCTATGGGACACGCGGACCTATCGCCTTTTTATTATTTTCTTTTTAATCTTGTTTCTTTCTTTTTATTTTTTTTTCGTCCTGTCTCTCTGTTTGTCGGGTTGGGAGGCCTTGTGTTGCGCGGTCGAGGGCGAGCGGCGAGCGACGCCACAGCCAAGGGGGGAAAAAGAGGGCGGCCGGCAGAGTCGCGTGCAGGCGCCCAAACCGCGACACCATCAAAGGGAAAAAGGGTCGTGCACGCGCACATACGCGCACCGTCTATCAGCCCAGACGCCCGTCCCTGTCCGGCCGCATCGGCTATCCTTTTTGTGGCAGGCGCACATTTGTCCCTTTGTTCCGTAACCATGCTCGCCAATCAGGCCAACAATGATATCGGGTCGTCGTCGCTCCCGGCCATGCGCCCTCTGTGCATCCCCGTGCGCTTCCAGCCGCTTGGTGGGACGACCACATCGCGGTGGATGGGCACCGGCGCACTGGCGGCTGCCGCCTCGACCCTCCCGCCCCCGCTGCCTTCCTATGACGAGGGCAGCGACCCCTTTGACGGCGGGATCCTGTCGTCCGGCGCCGGCAGCGCGTGGGCGTGCACACCCGTCGACAATGTCTGCGCGCCAGAGCCAGCAACGATTGCCATGACAAATGACGGGTCCACTCAGGCCTCTGGCTCGACGCGCCTGGCCGACAAGCCATGGCTGTGGCCTCTTGTCGTCGCGCTCGTGCTCGCACTAGTCCTCCTAGGCGGTGGTGCGGCATGGACCACATGGCAGAGGCACCGGCGGCGCCAGGCGACCGCCGCATCGAGCACAGTGATGCCACCGCAACCGGATCCAAATGCATTGTCGCTGTCGCCCGTCGCCACTATGCCCACGGTGCCGACACGCTTGGCGCCGCCAATGTCGTCCCTCTTCCAGGCCTCTGGCCCGTACGACGCTGCAGCGCCCGTGCCTTATGGCGCGCCACTCGTGGCACCGGCGGCAGCGGCAATGGAACCGTACCGGGTACCGCAGTCGCCCGTGCAACAACAACCACAGGCACCAATGTCGCCTCTTGTGCAGGCCCCGCAGCAGCAGCAACGGCAACAACAACCCCAACAACAACCTATCGCGCAGGCGGCCCAGGCACGTGGCACCTACGTCATGGTAGAGAGGCCGGCATTGCGCATGCGCAACGTGGCCGTGGCGTCGCGGCGTCGCGGCGATTCAGACGAAGATGACGATTACGATGACGACGACAACAACAATAACCGAGGTCGTGATGTCATCGAGAGCGGCCGACGTGCTCCAGTGCGGCCGGTCGCGTCGGGTCCGCGCGGCGGCGATGCGTGGACCCAGCGTACCTTTTCGCGGCGCCCCGTCGCGTCGCCGCAAGAGTCCCAGTTGGATATAGCGCGTCCAGTCATCCGCCAGCCGACGGCGCCGCCATCGCAACGCGACGGTCACGGATTTCCCATGGGCAACGGTACCGGCCAGGTCCACGGCACAACCATGGCCACCCGACCGCACCTCGGACCCTTGCTCCCAGGCAATGTTGGTGATGGCGCCGACGGCGACAGTCTTGCGGATGACGACAGCCTTGGCGATGGCATCGCCGACTATTGGGCCAACGCCGAGCGCGCGCGCCAGACCTACTTTGCCTCGCCCGAGGAGCGGGCCGCGCAGGTGATGCGCTTGGGTCCGCAGGCCTACTCGCCCGACGGTACGCCGATGCCCGCGCGCGCCCATTGACACAATGAAAAATCAACAACCATAGCCATGCCGTGACGGCGGCGGCAATGTACGGCCAACAATGGCGCCACGAGCGATTCCGTCAAGCATGCAACAAAATCTGGCTCGCCCTCGATTTTTTGAGTTTAAAAAAAGGTTTTCAATCTTTTTTGTGCCTGATCGACTGTGCCCATGTTTTTTTATTCTCGAAAAAAAGGTGCATTGCCGCCGACAAGTCGCGGGCCATCAACGAAATCTTTGATATTTTTTTAAAACAAAAACAAAAACAAAACAACAAAAAAGAGGGAGCGACGGATCAGAGAGGGACAGAGGCGGCGGCATCAAAAGACACACGCCAGCGCGCGCGAGACGCGCAGGGAAAGGGCGGCGCAACCAATGACCCCGACGACGACAAAGCCCAGTGCCACAAGCGACGTCGTGCCGCAGGCGAAAAAGGCCGACGCCAGCACGATCCACGAGTGATCGCGCCGCATGTGAGAGCGGTCGACGGCCTCGATATGGTGGCGCTGTCCAAAGCAGGCCAACGGCGAATAGTAGTTGGCGGCGCCGAGTCCGATCGAGACAGCGAAAAAGAGCACGGTGGCGGCGACCAGGTAGAGCGTCACACGGCGCTCGTCGCCCTCGGTCAGACGCGGTCCTTGGAGGTGTCGTCGCCGCCGCCTCCACAATGAGGCGCCCCGCCCATTGCTGGTGTCACTGTCGTCCATATCATCGTCGCTTTCGGTCGCCGTAAGGGCGCGTTCGAGGCTGTCGTCATTGTCGCCATTGACCATGGTGTAGTGGTAGGCGTCGAGGTCGGGGTCGACCTGCGGATGCGTGCCCAAGCCGCCTTCGGCCTGGCCGTTGATTGTATAGTCTGCCATGTGCGCCGTAGTCTTTTTTTCCGAAAAGAAAAAATAGAGATGAAAAATGCGACTAGGAACAGGGCGCACATGTTTTCACCAAAAAAGAAAATATTGGGCGCAGCGGGCGCGTGCGTCGATTGGCCGTGAGGCACGGCTACAAAGCCGTTCACAGGATGAAAAAAAGGCGGTCCGTTGAGATCCCCAGAGTGGCCGCTCGCCGCCCAAGGGTGCCCACATGGGGCATAAAAAAGGCGCTATGGGCCTCTGCAAATAGGTGTGGCAACAATCTGGCGACCCCAAGGCCCTGGCAGGCCATAGGCTGCTCCCGAATTGGAGACCCCATTTTTTTTGAAAAAAAAAGCAAGAGACATTTGGGCGGCCGAGAGCAAAAAAGTGCGCTGGCTCTGTGCTTTGGCGCCGCCCAAGACAGGCCGCCGCCGGCACATGCCCCTTGGGTTTTTTCGACAGCGCAAAAAGTCGAAAATACCAACAAACCCCCTGAAAAAAAAAGAATAGGAATTATTCCAACAAAGGCAAGTGAAAAGCATGGCATCAAAAAAAGGGGACCGCGATTGCGCACGACCATTTTTTCCAACTGTTTTTATGTGGGTATTTTTTCGTGAGGCATCAACGCCCAGGGTTGTCAAAAAGTCGCCCAGACGGCACACACTTTTCTTTTTTTTGGGGCCGGTGGTTGCAAGGCACAAGTAAGATCGCTGCCTGGCAGAGGAGGAGAGCACCAAAAAATGGACGAAAAAGAAAAAAACAAGACAAAAACAATGGGGCCGACAAATCGATACGGGGTTGAAATCAGGCGCGCACGCAGACGAGGCACGCGCGCGGGTAGATGCATGGAACACGCCGTGGACTGCGGCAGAGCCAGCCGATCACGCTGCCGCTGTCGTCGACGGCCACGACGACACGGAAATCGAGGCCGTCGCTGGTGCGTCCGCGCACGACAAACGAGGACGCACGGTCGACGCAAAACGAGGCACGCTCACACTTGATACCGGCCGACGGACGTGAGAGCGATGGCCGCTTGCGATCGAGCGACAGTCGCCAGACCTCGACCGAGTGGCTGTCGACGTCGCGCGGTACGATAAAGACGTGGCCGTCACGGGCCTTCGAGCGTAGGACCGACGCCAGGCGCTTGTCGTCTGCCTGCACACATGCGCCGGGGTCGCGTTGGCCGCTTTCGACACACAATGGTTCAGTGTCGCGAGGCACATGGCTGTCGTCTTTGTCTGCAGCGGGGACGACTGTGTTGTTGCCATGCAACGCATACGTGTGCATAAACAAAAAAGTGCAAAAACATGGACATGCATGCGCACCGACAGGTGGCGCGTCAGTTGGTGTCTATGGTTCACGCTCAGACCAGAATGAGGGGGCGCATACCGGACCGCCTGTGGAATGCCGACAAGAAGCGACGCATGGTAAAAATAGTGTGTGAGTGCCCGCGTACAAGACGACAGTCGCTGTAGTCGCCTGCGTGGAAGAGGCTACGCAATGGATCTCATTGCGTAAAAAAGGAGGCGAGATCTACGATGCCCTTTGGTCGCTCCGATTGGACGACGCTATTTTTTGGGCGTTGTGTGCACCCCCAATAATTTTTTGGCAGCGCTGGCGGCGGCTCGGTTGGCCCTCGGGCGAGCGCAAGAGCGAGGATGACAAAAGAGGGACCCTTTTGTTTTTTTTTCAAAGGCCCACTGCGGCTGGTGGCCTGCCCTTTTGGTTTTCTGACGAATCCATCTTTTTCTTGAATTTTGCTATTATCATTTTTATTATTCTTTTCATTGCGTGCGCGTACATTGGGGTGCCTTGTCGGACCGCGTGGGAGGAGTCGCAAAAAAAGGCCAAAAAAGCAAGAGCATGCGTAGGCGCAAGGCCGCCGCCGGCCACAAGGGGCAGTCGGGTGTACACTTTGGGACCCACGCTGTCATTTTTTTAATACAAAGGACGGCCATCGCATCGTCGGGATGAGAAATGGGTCGGTCGGACGCGATGACGACGAAAGCGCCAAAAAAACGGGTGGCGCCGCATTCAACTCTGTCGCCATGCAGCGCCCCTCCCCCTCTCCTCTCAAAAAAAATAAATGGACATAAAAGGCTCTCCGTGCATCCACGTCAAGACGCCCACAAAAGACGGCAAAAAAGTCGGCAATGCACTCTCTTTTTTTTCCTCCTATCTACAAATGGTCGAGGTAGGAGATGGCGTCGTCCAGCCACACTGGCACGATCTCGCGCATGACGCAGGGTTTGTCTTGGCCAGCCTGGCGCACGAGGGCCTCGGACAAGAGACGCTCGACCTCGGCCGCCACGACGACGCATGGCGAGGCGGGGTCATCTCTGGCGTTGTCACTTCCGCAGGCCTGCCCTGCCAAATCCTGTGCAACCTCGTGGCTGTCGTCGGTGTGGGAACGCACATAGATGGGCGGCATGTCCATCACGTCTGTCCAACGCATAAATCGTGTCTGGTGGTCGCCGCTGCCGTGGCAAAGGCAAGAGTCGGCGGAGCCAGCGTTGGAGCGCCAACGGATCTCGTTGGTCGATTCCATGGCCTCGACAAGGTCGACGCTGCCGGCGCGCATGGCAGACGCCTGACCTAGGCTGTGGTAGCCGGCAGCGGTGATTGTCCCCTTGGGCGGCTCCCAGCGCGCCGTCAAACACGCCACGGGCATGGCCACGCGGACGTGGTCGCGCTCCAACCATGCACGGCCCGTGGGCACGACGACCTCGATGCTCGGACCAAAAAAGGCGGCGGCCTCTCGCGGCACCGACACATCTTTGCGAACGGCCTCGCCCTGGTGCTCAAAGACTGCCCTGTCGATGGGCACCACAAGCAGTACCCTGCCCGGCGCGAGCGTTGCATAGTCGCGCGACCGCAACACCAACCCTCGCGCGTGGGCCAAAGCCAACCAGTCGCGCCATTCGAGTGCAGTGTCCTTTTGACCTCGAGTGTTGGTCGTGTCGTCGGCAACTAGGACAGGGACCTCCATCTCGCACTTGCCGGCCTGCCCGCCCTTGCCCCACTGATCGACCAGTACCAGTTTCCACTCTCTGACTTTAAAGTGCCAGTCAAATTTGGCCGGCCGTCGGCACCCGCAAATGGGTGCCGATGGGTGGAAAAAACGACCGTGACCGTTCTCTTGTCGGCGTTGTTTTCCGCGCGCCTTTGCCTTTGGGGGTTCATGGGTCGGTATCTTGCTGCCCAGTTCGGGGTGCGTCGGTGGCCTGTGACACACAGGCCCGAGGATACCTGCGACCCACGAAACCCAACCAATCTTTGTTCCCTATTTTCTCATTTGCCCATTTTTTGTATTTTTTTCGACAAAATAAATGCAAAGAGAACTCCAAAAGGCGCAGCAACCTTGCCATTCTCCTTGTGTGCAATCGGTTGTTGTCGGCCGCGCCGTCTGCGTCCGCAGGGCCTTGACTGTATGTGGGACCGCCTGGTGATTCTTTTTCTTGGAGGGCCATTGGCCGACTACCGCCGCGCAAAAAAGAAGGAAGGTATGAAAAAAAAGGAAAAGAAAACGGGAAACCCCCGTGCAGGGGGGAAACATTGGGGGCTCAGCCGGCGCCGCGACCAAAGGCCGCCCACACGGCGTCGATAATGTCGCGCGGGATTTCCGACGCCTGCCCGATGGCGCGCAACTGTTCGCGCAACTCGACCGAATCACGCAGCGCCTCCACGGGCAGTCCCGTGTCGTCGACAAGCGCGGTCAACAGCGCGGCCGCTTCCTGAAACTGCTGCTGACGTCGCAGGGCAGATTGCGCCGCGGCACTTTGGAGCGCGAGAGGCGACCTCGTCGGTCCGCGCGCCCAAGGAAGCGTTGGTCGCGGTGATGTTGCGGCTCTTTGCACTCCTGTCGGCGAGTAGGGCTGAACGGGGCGCAATGGTGACGCGGGCATGCGCGTCACCGGGGTGCGCAGCGGGGATGGCACTCTAGAGGGGCCGCCGGCGCGCAAGGGCGACGATGCCAAGAATGCCTGTGGCGACAAGGCGGTGCCACTGCGTCCGGATGGTAGGACTTGTGTCAAGGCCGCTGCGCGCGGTTCGATGCGTGGTGGCGGTGCCGGTTGCGTGCCGTCGGCCGTGACAAAGCATTGAGCGCGTCGGGCGGGAGCGGCTCCACATAGGGCGCGATAACGCCGTCGGGCGACTGACTCACGCCGTGCAGTGCCACATAGTGGCTACCCACGTAGAGCACGGCCAGGCAGTCGGCGCGATAGTCGCGACGCACGGGAAGGCCCGTGGCGGAATCGATCGCCGGTCGACTGGGCACGGCCTGCGGCACGAGCGCCGTCGCCTGCGCCGGATCGGCGTAATTAAAGATGACCACACCGCGCACCGAACCGAGAGCGCGCGAGCCGGCATCGGGCAAGAGGATCGAGGCAAAGGCATAGGCCTCGGCGGCGCCGCCCCACCTCACCGACTGGCGCATGACGTTGCAATAGGCGCGGTAGGCCGCGTCGACATCGCTGCCGGCGGCGAGCGCCGCCACATATTCGACGCTCGAGTCCTGGAGCATGAGCGCCAGGTCGACGCCCACCGTGTCGGCCTCTTGACAGTCGTGAAAGAGAATGGTCTTATCGGTGGGAAGCACACGCTGCGGCCCGGCAGCGTCCCAGGGCACGGCCAGGAGCGGCAGCGCATACGGCCGCACCGCGGCCCACGAGAGGGTCTGACGGCCGTTGACCATCGTGTTGGCCAAGGCCTCGTAGAGCCACACGACGTAGCGCACGACGAGATCGAGCGTGGGCGGCCTATAAATGACGACCGTGACCTCGTTGTCGTCGTCATCGTCACGACTGCCATCGGCGCCCCTTGTAGATTCGCCCATGATCCGCTGGGCGGCGTTGGGTGCCACCATCTCGTCGATCGACGTGATCGGCCGTATGCGCGCCATGCCCGACACGCCACCCACATAGGTAACGGCGCCGGGCGGGATGTCGTCGCTGCACATGACCAAATAGACATAAAACTTGACCCATTTGGCGACGCCGTTGAGAAGGAGCGCGAGGGCGTCGTTGGGCGGACCGCCAACGCGCACCAGGCCGCTATAGTCCTCGGTGGTCCACGCATTGTTCACGCCCGACTGGACGTCGCGCGAAAAGGTTGCGCCACGGCCGAGGTTGATCCCCGTGAGGCGCTGCACGAGCGCGCTCGCGATCGAGCGGTAAAAGCAGGCGCCGTCGCCGTTGATCTCCTGCAGATAGTATTGGAGCGGCGGCGCATCGGGTCCGGCGGCCACGCGCGGCGACTGCTGCAGAAAGAGCGCCTCGTTGGCGGCTGTGACCAGGCGCACGCGCCCACGTCGGCCGCGTAGCGGTTGAGCGCACTGCGCTCGCTGCTGGCTTGGGTCTCGGCGGCGACGAGCGCCGCGCGAAATTCCTCGCCCGGCTGTTGGGTCAAGGGCGAGGCCGCGCACCGCCACAGCCGACGCGCCCACGCAAGGGCCTCGCCATAGGGGTCAGCGGCATTGGCAAAGGCGTCGGGCCATCGCGCGATGAGTGCGGCAGTGATGGCGTCAGCGTCGGCCGGCACAAAGCGTGCGGCGCGCACGTCGGGTCGCCGGGTCCGCTCACGGTGCGCCCAAGGGCGTCGACAAACTCAAAGTGTCCGAGGATTTCGCCCACGCGGCGCAAGAACGTCGCCCGCGACCAGAGGCTCTGGCGCTCGGCAGCCGACAGCGTGGCCGTGATGGCACCACTGAGGCCCAAGGCGCCGTAGAGGGCGTCGCAGTCTGATTGCGCAGGCGCGGGAACGCTGCCGTCTGCGGCGAGGACCCACGTTGGTATGGCGTCGGCGCGAGACATGTAGTCGATGAGCGCGTCGGCGACGATGCGTGCGATTGTGGGCTCTTCGGGTTGTGCCGGACGCGCCGGCGATCGCGGCACGCCCGACGGCAGCGGCCGGCGATACAAGGGCGAGCGGCGCATCTGTGCTTTGTGGATGTGCGCGCGAGTGTGGCCACGGAGGAGGGCAAAGCCCGGAGACGGCCCGTGCGTTGTTGTTGGTGCGGTGGTCTTTTTTTTCTCTTTCTGAAAAGAGAAAAAAAAGGATCTCTGTGGAATACGGCAGGCGCACAGCGATTCTTTTTTTTCCCAGAGGGTGCGCCCGTCTTGTGCTGTGCCCGTCTGCGCGCATCGCACCGACGCCAACCTGGTTCGATCCGCCGTCGACCTTTTTTTTCCCCCCTCTCCCTGTGAACAGGGCCTGCGCGCACGGACCTGCACCTCACAGGGGCGACGGTCAAGCACCGCGCCGGGCAAAAAAAAGAAAAAGGATGTGGAAAAAAAAGGGAAAAAGAATAGAGGTTTGTCGTTGCCGAATATTTTTTCTTCTTTTCGCAGCCGTTCTCGCCCATGTGTCGATGAGGACCCTTTTTTCCTTTTCAATATGCCCTTTCACTTTTTTCTAGTCTCTCTTTGGGGGAAGGGGGGGCCTATTCGGCGTTGGGATCGTCGTCCATGTCGCCCTCCTCGTCGTCGGCCAGATCGTCGTCCATGTCGCCGTTGGCGCCGTCAATCTCGTCCAACTCGTCGTCGTCATGATCGTCGTCGCCCATATCGTCGTCGCCCATGTCGTCGTCGACCTCGGCCGTGTGGAGGTCGCCGTCGCTGTCCCTGCACACATCGTCGTCGTCATCATCATCGTCGTCGCCATCTAGAGCGCGCCCACCGTCGTCGGCAAGGCCAGCGCCGTGGCCGCCCTCGTCTTCATCATCATCCTCGTCGTCCTCGTCCCCATCGTTGCCATGGTAGCCAGATGCAGCGGGGCGTCTCGGCGCGCGGCGCGGCGCTTTGAGACGGCGCCGTGGTACCGTCGTTGGCGCATCGTCATCGTCGGTGGCATGGCTGCTGCGATCGTCGTCGGCCAGGGCCACCGTCGCGCTATTGCGACGCGATCTCTGGCGTATGGCCGGTGTTGCCTTGGCGCGTCGTCTCGCCTTGGGCGCGCTACGCGAGGCCATCACCGAACCATCGGCGCCATGGCGCTCGTCGTCATCGTCTGTGGTCGTCGCGGCCGGTGCGCCCTCGGTGCCGCGCCCCTCGTCGTCGGTGCTCATGGCCGACGAGTCTGCGTCAAACTCGGCGCGCGCGCCCAACTCGGGCTCGGGGCCGGGCCGGCCAGCCACGCGTCGAGCACGAGGTCGCAGGCCTCGGCGTCCACGTCGATCCATGCAACATCGTCGCCGCCATCAATGTCCACGCGCAGGGCCAGCACAATCGGCGCCCGATACACGCGCGCGTCGAGCGGCCTCGGAAGCACGCCCACAAAGAGATCGTCCTCTGACTCAACGCCGGCATCGCGCGCCTGGAACACGACCGCAGCCAGGCAGGCGCGGTCGGCGCCCACGGCCTCGACGCCCTTTGTGATGCACGCAGGGAGCGAGACCCAGTCGGGCACGGGCGCCGCGTGCCATGGCACCAAAAGACCAAGCACCGCATCGTCGGCGAGGTCCATCGTAATCGAGTCGGCGCACGTGCGCACCGTCGCGGCCACCGTGCGCGCGCTGTCGCCTTGTCGCGAGATCAGTGCAACTTTTTGGCGATGGACCTTCCATCAGTGCCGCCGCCAGGCGTTGTTGGTGGAGCGCTTCCTGTGGCGTGCATGGCCCTGGGCAATATCGGAGAAAAAAAAGAGAACGATAGAAAAAAAAAGTGAAAATAAAGAAATAGGAAAAAAAAGCCCAGAAGACTCGCTGTGGTCGAGATTTAGAGAAACAAAAAAAATGGTGGAAAAAATACGGGGAAAGGGTTGGGGTCAGCGCGCTCGGTTGAGGCCAGGTGGAGGCGACGCACACACACACACGTATTGCGTCGTGAAAACCACACCGGCCGTGGCTCCTGTTTTTTTTCTTTGGCTTCCTGGCCGTACGGTCGTTTTGCCCTCGGTCAGCGTGCTGACGCGACTGCGTGGCTTGTGCCTGCTCCGTTGGGACAAAAAAAAGCCGCGCCCTTGCGCCGGCTCGTCGTCGACGGAAAAAAAAAGGAGCCAAAACAAACCAGCCAATGACGACGAAAACAAGACAACAAGGAAATTGCAAAAGAAAAAAGTGGAAAAAAACGGTGCCGACCGCGGCCTTTAGGCCAGTAGGAAAAAAGAGGGAGAGAGGGCCATCGCGCATCAGGCCTCATTTTAGGGCCTCTACAAATTGGGGGGTGGGGGCGGCGGCGTGGCGAGGCAGGTGCCGATGCAAAGGACCCTTGTCCACCCGTCCTCAAAGCAATTTGCATGGGCAGAAGGCCGCCCAGAAAGATCGCCCGGATGGACCTCGACAAAAAAAAAGCGACGCCGGTCCTCCAAAGCGGCCGTTGCCGCTACTTGGTCACAGCACCCGCTCCCAAAACTTGCACACACATATTCACACACAAAATGCGATCGGTCTCTTTTTTGTTTCTTTTTTTGTTTACTTTTTGTTTCTCTAGGGTCAAACAAGACTTTTTGTTTGGGAGGAGAAAAAAAAAGTGTTGATCCGTTTCTTGTTGGTTCCAACGGTGTGTGGCGGTGTCCCCCCCCCCTCACCGCCCGCCTCAAATCTAGGACACTGGGTGGTAGTGGTAGGCGCCGGGGGCCGCGGCCGGGGCGAGGCCCGCTGCACGATTGCGCGCCGTGGCCTCGGGGTCGACGAGGTCGATGATGCGCATGAGCACCGACGCCGCAATGTCAATGTCGTCGGCGTGGCCGTCGAGATAGCCCACCGGATCGATGCACTCGACCTCGACGTGGTACTCGGGCGCCGACCGCCGCTGGCGCTGCTCGGCCTCCTCCTTGGTGTGCCCCGACCACACCATGGTGAGGTCGACGGCCCATGCACCCGCGGCAAACCGCCGCCGCTGGCGGATGGCCACGCGCTCTGGCTGGGCCACGTTGGGCACACGATTGGGCAGGACCTGCTCCTCGTGCGACAATGCCACGCGCAGGTCGTACCCGCGGCGGCGCCGACGACAGCGCGCGCCACTCGACGCCACAAAGGAGGCACCGGCGGACGATTTACCGTCGACGCTGCCGCAGCAGGCCGGCGAGGGCGCGCCCGGCACCGCGGCAAAGGTGCGCTTTTCGATGACCGACTTGTGCTGATGGACGACGGCAATGTGGTGCTCCTCGTACGAGGCAATGGTGCGCACCGGCTGGTCGGTGAGCGGCAGCACATAGTGGGTGACGTGGTCTTCGCGCCAGCCGTGCGAGCGCACGGCATCCCACGCGTCGCCCGTCTCGAGCAGGGCGAGGACGGCGTACCACGAGGCGGCCTCGACGCCCGGCTCAAACGACCCGTCGTCGCGGAGCGTGCCCAGGCGCGCCTCCAACTCGATGCCGCTGGCGGCACGCGCTGCCGCACCGCGTGCGCTGCGCGGGCCGCGACCGCGGGCGGCCACGTGACTGGCGATCACCTTGCGCAGCACGCCGGCGGTCGGGACCAGCGCGTTGATGGCGCCGGCCAGATGGGGCAGACGCGCGAGGATGGCTGCGTCGCGCGTGGTGCCAGAGTTTGTTGTCGTCTCCATGGGGCTTGGTGATGATGATTGATGATTGATGATGGCAGCGGTCGGTCGTGCAGGAAACAATTTGAGGGTGCTGGCAGACAGACAGCCGAAAGCACAAACAAGATGAAAAAAGGAGAGCACAGGGAATAAAGAAAAAAAAGAGATTACAAAAAAATGAAACAGAGGGCCGTGCAAGGGGGGAGGCGTGACCGGCAGGGACAGGCGCAAGGAACGGCCGGGCCAAGGGATGAGAGAAAAAGGAGTAGGGGGAAAAATGACGGCGACGCAGAGAGGATGGCGTGGTGGACGACCTACCGGCGCGTCCCCGCGGGGGGCGCGTGAAAGGAGCACCCAGACAAGGGCGCGAGAGGGAGGGAAAAAAACCAAGAAACACCGCGCCTTGCGCCGGCGTCTGTTTGGCGTCGCCGACGCGCACGCTGGGCGGGCAACCGGGGTTTGTCGTTGCCTTTTTTCGACCTACTCATGAACCCCCTTTTGATTGGTCCTTATTTTCGTCGGAGGGGCAAAATAAAAGGGCTGTTGTTTGTGTCTGTGCGACCGGGGCTGTCTTCTGGACTGTAGCGTGCGCACGTCTGGAGGGCGCTGCGGGGACCGTGCGATGCGCGCAAAAACTGTGGGCGCGTGCCCTCTTGCCATCCAAATCCGTGTGAGGAGGAAAGCAAAAGAGGCATTGTCTTTTTTCAGGACGCGACCGCAGGACCGTCCCCGCAGAGCCACCACCACCACCGCCGTGCGCGCAAGCAAGCAAGCAGACCCTCTGCCGCTCGACTGTACTTGCCCTTTTTCTTTTTATGCATCTTTCTTTTTGATTTTTCTCTTTTGCCCCCGCAATGTCTGTGCATTATCGGTGCACTGCTGGAGCCTATCTTGTCCCTGGCACCGCGCCTCTTTCGGCAGGACAGCCCGTTTTTTTGGATTATCTATTGTTCTCCTGTTGTTCTTTTTTTTCTTCAGGATAAGACTTTGCGCTCCCGAGTTTTGTGTGCAGCGGTGATGTCGGGTCGAACGCCCTCTTTATGCGCCATCCCATTTTGTCCCCGCCTATCTTTTTTTTTACTTTTCATTACCATTGATTTTTTTTAAACATGGCATTGTTGTGGCAGCGCGCCGTCACACCCGAGACTGCCTCTTGTCTTCTTTTGTTCTCGTCTCTTGTTGCTGTCTGTTCTCGGACGGCTGTTTTTGGTCGTTGTGTGCACAGTCGCCGCCTCGACTTTTCTCTCTGTTTGCTTGTTTGGTTCCGTAGCCTGGCCCTCTTGCGTGCACGCAGCGGTACCGGCATTTATAGAAATCCTTTTTTTTTCTCCTCATCAGGCTCTCCATTCATTTTTGTTCTCGATGGCCACGTCACACGATTCGACGGCGACGGCGACCCCGGCGCATCCGCCCGCGACCGTCGGCATTGCCGGCATAGACACCCTCCGCTTGAGCGACGCCGAGCGATGCGAGGCCCAGACGCGACTCCAGCGCGACGCCGCCGACAGCGCGCGACGCCGGCCCGAGGCCGTCACGTTGGATCGCATTTTCACCGGCGGCTACGACGCGCCGCTGCCGTTTGAGGTCGAGCGCGCCGACTCGTACACCGACGACGAGTTGAACGACCTCTTGGGCATGGCCTTTGCCGAGTGGCGCATCCCGCCGGACCGCGACGGCGACTTTATGGCCTGGGCCTGTGAGCGCTTCCACGTGGACCCGCACGCGCAGATCGACCTCGCCACGGTGGCGGAGCGCACGCGCGACTCTATCCACCGCGTCTCCTACCTGATGTCGCTCTTTGCCGTGCGCGGGCGCATCAACTCGCACAACGAGGTCAACATCCAGTGCAGCAACGTGTTCTTTCGCATCTTTGAGTCGATCCAGTATGCCTACTATGGGGTGGAGAGCCGCGCACGCGTGATCAACGCCCGCGACGACAATCTCAACGTGGCGGCCTCGCTCGACTCGACCATCTTTCGCCTCACGACGATGAGCCTCACCGACCTCAAGCCCAACGAGAGTCTCGTGCTCTTTCTCCTGCGCCAACTGGCGGCCCATGGCTACCGGCGCTACAAGGGCTGCTGCTACGAGCAGATCCTGATCGAGGGTCTGACGCCGCCCAACGAACTGGACGCCCTCAGAGCCGAGGCGGCCGCTGCCGGGCGGCCGCTGCCGGCAGACGCCGAAAAGACCAAGTATGAGACACACGCGTGGCGCCAGGTGTGCACCATCGAGCAGTTTATCTACAAGGTGACCAAGAAGGAGGTCCACTGGGAGCAGTGGCGCAACCTCAACGCCAACGGCGCCGCCAAGCACGCTGTGGCCGCGCTTGAAAAGTGCAGCGACATTGAGTTCCCTGACCTGGTGCCCGACCGCCGCGTGTTTGCCTTTACGACGGGCCTCTATGACTGCTACACGTTGGCCTACACGCCCTATGTCGATCCGGTGACGGGCGTGCGCAACCACATCGACCGGCACATCATGGCGTGCAAGTTTTTCGACATGCCCTTTCCCGAGGAGTTGGCCGACGTGGCCGACGACTGGTACCACGACATCGCGACGCCCTACTTTCAGCAGGTGCTCGACTACCAGGAACTGGGGGCGCCGCACGAGCGCGACGACGTGTGCAAGTGGCTCTATGTCATGATCGGCCGCATGCTCTACGACGTCAACGAGATCGACCAGTGGCAGGTGATGGCCTTTATCAAGGGCATCGCCGGCAGCGGCAAGTCGACCATCATCAAGGTCATCCAGGGCTTTTACCCCAAGGCCGACGTCGCCACGCTGTCGGCCAATTGCCAGGAAAAGTTTGCCCTGGAGAGCCTGCTCGACTGTCTCATCTTTGTGTGCAGCGAGGTGCGCGAGGACTTTGGCCTCTCGCAGGGCGACCTCCAGTCGATGATCTCGGGCGAGGACGTGGCCGTCAACCGCAAGTTCAAGTTGGTCGAGACGCGCACGTGGAAGGCGCCCGGCTTCTTTGTCGGCAACCAGACCGGCGGCTGGGTCGACGCGCAGGGCTCGATGACGCGGCGCTTCATCATGTGGGAGTTTCTGCGCAAGGTCAAGGATACGGTCAACGGCAAAAAGGTCGACCCGCAATTGTCGGACAAGATCGCGCGGGAGATGCCCCTCCTGTTGCTCAAGTGCAACCTGGCCTACCGCCACGCGTGCGCCGAGTACGCCCATCGCGACATCTGGGACGTGCTGCCGGCCTACTTTACCAACACGCAGCGGCGGCTCAAGGCCCAGATCAACCCGCTCGTGGGCTTTCTCACCGACCCCGAGACGGTCGAGTTTGGCCCCGACCGCTACATCTACCTCAAGGAGTTTCAGCGGCACTACAAGGAGTGGCTGGTGCGCAACAACTTTGGCCGCCCGCCCAAGTTTGTGCCCGACCACTACGAGTCGGTCTTTGAAGAGTATTCGGTGACGGTGGCCGCTGGGCCGCGCGGCTGGGACGGCGAGCAGGTCGTCGGCCAGTGGGTCGTCGGCGTGGGTCTCATGACGGACCCGCGCCACGACACGGACAGCGTGCCGCTGCCGGCGGTGCTGCCCCATGGCGCCACCGCATCGGCGGCGACGACGACGACGACGATGATTGTCTCCTCATCCTCTTCTTCACTGTCGTCGCCGTCATCGTGGGGCGCAGCCGACGGCTTTGATGACGGCGCCATGGGCGTGGTTGCCTATGGCACGAATGGCCATCACCAGCACCACCACCAGCACCAGCACGACCATTATGGCATGGACGACAACAACGGTGCCACCGCGGGGGCCGACGCCGGTGACATGATGATCGAGGACGCGGCAGTGCCGAGTGTCCATCCAGTGCTTTCCTAGAAAAAAAAAGACTATGGAATAAAGTGTGGCTCCCCCCTTTTTTCATCCCACGCCTTTTGCGTGTGCCTCCTGCTGCTGATCCGTCCAGCGCATTTTTTTTTTCGAAAAAAAGAAAAGGGGAAGGGGAAAAGAAAGAGTGTGCACAGGGAAAAAAGACGGCGCACTGAAAAAAGAGAGCGGCCACGCATTTTTTAGGAAAGAAAAAAGAGGGCAGGCGCACTTGCAAAAAGAAGAAAAAAAAAGAGAGCAACAAAAAGAGGGCGGTCTAGGGGGGACGGCACGGCGGCACCGACTCTTTTTTTGGCGCCCTGCACGGGTAAATTGGACCGACAGACAGACAAATACGTGGCGCGCGACAACAGCATGGCAACGACTTTGCCCTATGGCGCAATTGGGACGATCGCTCTGCGCACCGCGGTCGCGCTCTTTCTGGGCGTGCTCCTCATGGCGACGTCGCAACCGACGCACGTCAGTGGACCCCACACATGGATCGCCGACGGTATGGCCCTATGTGCGCAAATGGCCGCCGTCGTGCTTCTCGTGTATGTGTCTGTGGTACGTGATCTCGATCGCGGTACGCCTCCCCATCGAGAGAAAAAAATTCATCGTCCTTTTTTTTTCCTGCTCTGCCGCTGCGCGCGCCGCGGGCGAGACCCCCCGGCTGACCGCGCCTCTCTTTTTTTTCCATTTTTTCCATTCTTTCTTTTTTTATTTGGGTTCTTTGGGTCCGTGTTGGAGGCTAATCTTTTCTTCCTTTTTTGTTGTGTGCGTGTGTCTCTTGTGTTTTTGGTGGATCATGGACGGTCTTTGCGCCGCCAGATGCGGTGGTCGTGGGACGGTTTGCGCTCCCGCACGGCGCCCAGTGTGTCGCGCACCCGCTGGCGCACGCCATGCCGACCGTCGCCGGTTGCACCGTGTGCGGCGAGGCCTATGGCATCGACGATCCCGTCTGCTTTTCAGACGGCCGGGCGCGCGTCGCCTATGCCTTTGCCGTTGCTCAGTGCCCGGCGTGCGAGTCGGTACAGCCCGGCGCGTGGACGCGGCGATCCGGCGACGACCAGTGGACCGACATTGTCGACCAGACGCGGCTCGCCGACCATGGCAGCGACGACCACGGTGATGGTGCCAGCGACACGGGGAACATGTTGCGCACTCAAACAACCCGCGACTTGTGCGTGCGCGAGGTGGCGGCCGACTGGGGCATCCGGCGTCCGTTTGTCATGCCCGTCGATGCGCGCGAGGTCGCCATGGTGTTGGCCCTGGACGCGGCCGATGGCGGCGCAACAAAGAGCGTGGTGTGGACGCGGATCACGCGCCATCGGCCATGGCCCTGGTACTTTGTCTAGGCCACCGCGCACACCGGCCGCTTTTTTTCCTCGGTGGCCCCGTCGACCACAACCAACGCCCTTTTTTCCCTTTTTCGTGCCTTGCACAACAAAAAAATGAAAATGAAAAAAAGACGAAAAGAATGCCATCCGAGGGGGGCGGGGCGCAAAAAAAAGGGATCATATCAGGCGGGCGGGTGGACGCGAGAGTCGCATGTCAGCGCTCTGTCAAGAGTGCGCGCGTACACGCCAAGGTAGACAAAAAAGAAGAGAGGGACTCTGAGGGTGCTGGCAATAGGTGCAGCCGGACGGCTCGGCGTCGGGTCGCAATGCTGCCGGTCGAGGCGCCGTGCGCTCCAAGGGAAAGATCCCTAGGAAAAAGGAACCCCGTCGTCGTCGTCCCTCAAAAAAAACCTCTCCCGGACGCCCTCACCGGTCGTCGTCGCCTTCTCGGTCCCCTTTTTCTGACGAGCAACAAGGAATCCTCGCTGGGCGTCGTGCTCACCATCACACAAAAAAAAGAAAGAAATTTTTAAAAAAAAAGGGTTTGGGCCTGTCGACGACCACCGGCGCCCAGCCAATTCTGTTTTTTAGAAAAGAAAAAAAAAGGACAGCAACGACATGGCGGCACTGTGGCAACAGCAACGACCATGGACGACCCCGTGCTCGGCCGTGCGCTACGCGGGTCCGGCAGTGGTGCCCACCGCAACGACAACAACGACGGTGACGCCTTTGGCCGCTGCCGCGCCGGCAACGGCAACGACGAGAACAGCGGCGGTGCTGGTGCCCGCCGCCACGGTGCCACTGGCCAGCCTCCAAGCAGCCGAGCGCACCAACGAGGTGCTGTCGCGGCAGCGGTGGGCCGCCATCGGCCTCGTGCTGGTCGCTGCCCTCATCTTGCTCATCCTCATGCTCTGGGTGTGGCTCAAGGACCGGTGCACGGGCGACAGCGACTGCGCGGGCCTGTGTCCGCGGGCCGATGTGCCGTGCGCGTCACGGTGCAACCGCGGCCGCTGCGAGCAAGTGCCCGTCTCATGCACGCAACCGGGCCAGGCCTGGTGCCCGTCGCGGCGCGCCTGCATCGACACGCGTACCGAGGTGTGCGCAGCGCCGGCGTCGTGCCCGTCCGGCCTGCGGTACCCCCATCACGCCTCCTCCACCCATCACGCCGCCTATTACACCGCCGCCGGTGGCGCCTGCGCTGCCGCCTGTCGCGCCCCACGGCATGCTGGGCCAACAGCAACAACAACAAGTCCCGCTGCCGCTGCCAGCATGGAGCCCAAACACTGCCGGCGCGCCTGGAGGCGCGGGTGTGCCCGTGTCACCTGTGCCTGTGGCCCCCGCCGCGCAGGCCGACGACATGACCGCCGTGGCCCTGGTGCCCATCATGATGCACTGCCAGTGGGAGGCCGGCGCTGGTCTCCAGAGCGTGTCGGTCAACGGCGTCACCTATGTCGTGGAGCCAAGCGCAGGCGCCGTGCGTCTGGCCGACGACGACGGTCGCCTGTGGGAGTGCGGTTCGGGCGGCCGCTGGTGGCACATGGGTCCGCTCGACGGCAGTCGCGATCCGACCTCGGCCTATGACGACGGTGGCATCTCAACAACCACGGTCGCCTGCTGGGACCAGACCGTGGACGTGGTGTGGACCAACGACACCCAGGGCCGCACGTGGGCGGCGCCGCGCAAGGGCGGTGCCGACTGGTCGCCGTGTGATCCGGCGTCGGGTGCGTCGGCCGCGGGCCCACCGCCCGCCGTGCCCATCAACGCGGCCGCGGCCGCCCATGACATTGCACGCGGTCGGGCCTCGGTGGCCGCTGCCGCGTCTGCCCTCCAAGGCGGCAGCGTAGCACCAATAGCAGCAGCAACAAAAAACAACAAACAAACAACTATGCCATGGTGGCCCAGTAGGCGCACGCGACCCGCTGACGGCGGCTTGCATGTCTTTTTTTTCTTTGGACACAATTCATGTCGCTGTCCCTTATTGCATCCTTCTTTTGGCCGCGTCGCGCGTGCTTGCGCCGCCGCCGCCCAACCTTTTTCGTGCCGCCCACACTTGCGCCGCCGCCCAACTTTGTGCATCGCCGCATGAAAAAAAGAAAGAAAATAGAATTAATTTTACATTTTTTATTGTGTTTTTCCTCTGCTCTCTTCCTGGGTCCTGTTGGGTTTGGCGACAAGAGAGACAGAGACAGGGACGGGCAAAAAAAAAGAACAATGGTAATCGAGAGGGATACACAGGCCATGGCGGACCTTGTTTGGAGGGAGCGGGCGCCGCCCGGTGCTCGTGCGTCGCCCTTTTTTTGCGCGGCGACGGCGCAAAAGGTGTGCTGTGCCGGCGGCACCCACTATGGGAAAAACCAGAGAGGCTCAAGGGAAAACCAAGAGGCCGCTCTCTGTGTGTGTGTGTGTTGGGCGTTGGACTGTGCGCGTGTGTCTGCAAACATTGGGCAATCGAGTGACCGAGCGATACCCACGAAAAAGAGAATAGAAAGAGGGCGTCGGTTGTGGCAACCATACCTGCGTCTCTGAAGAAACAAGGGAAACCCAAGGAAAAGACATACCGCCTCACGGCACAGAAAAATAACGGCAGCAACAACGACAACAGCGACGACGACAACAACAAGAAATGCAGCCTAAAAAAGGGAATCAAAGCAAGCAAAGCGGGACGATTGGGCCAGCGACCAGATTCGCACCGTTCGAATGCGACATCGAGACCATTTCGCTCCGACCCATGGGCGGCCGGCGTGCAATGCTGCCTCTGGTGGCGGTGGCGCCTTCCGACTCGGCGCCGGCATGCACCAACGACGACGACGACAGCGACCGGCATCCGCTCCACCGGCAGTGGCAGTGGTGGGTGCACCGTCCGTGCTACGACGGCTCGTCCTACGCGGGCACATGGGAGCCCATGGCCAAGGCGCCCGTGGGCACCATCGAATCCTTTTGGCGTCATCAAAACAACCTCCCGGCGGCGAGCGCCCTCTTTGGGACCAACCGTGAGCGCATCCGCGACGGCGCGGCGAGCGCCATCGAGGGCATCTCCTTTTCGACGCCAACGTGCTGCCCGAGTGGGAGCACGTGCGCAACGCCATGGGCGCCAGCGTCGTGTTCAAGGGCGCCTTTGGGCCGCGGCAGGCCGACGCCGTGTGGGAGCGGGTCGTGCTGGCGCTCGTGGGCGAGCAGACGGGCGACGACTCGGACCGCATCACGGGCGCGCGTCTCGTCGATCGCGTGAGCAGCATGCGCGTCGAGGTGTGGCTCGATGACGACGACGATGCGCTCGCCGACCGCGTTGGCCGCTGGTTCATGACGCACGCCTTTGAGGGCGTCGTGGCACCAGGCGCCGTGCGCGATTTCTTCGTCTCAAAACACGTGCAGGCCAAGACGGCCAAGGGCGAGGGCTACCGCGCCGCCATCACCCCCCACGCACGCCGCGCACCGACCGGGCCTCGCGGGCGGCGACGCGGCGACGGCGGTACATGTTGAGTCCCCCCGCCCCACCCCTGGTTGTGCACACCACTGTCTGGCAATACAAAAAGAAACAACCTAATCTCGCCGCGAGCCGTGTATCGGCTCCCCGTCCAAACAAAATAAACCCCTTTCTCTCTCTCCTTGCCCAAGGAATGCACGCCCATCAGAGCCCCCTCGACGACCATGAACAAAAGGAACAACAAGGGAAAATTAAAAAAAAAGAAAAACATCGAGGCAGAAAAAGGCCAAGGACGACACCCAAAAAAGAGTGTGCTGTGATTGGCTTTTCTTTTTTTTTGGCGCAGGTCCTCCCTCTTTGTCGGCCACAGGCAACCGGAGGACGCCCAGAGGTTGGCTTGCACAAAGCGGCCACCACCTGCACAGGTCGTCCACGACGCACAGCCCTCTTTTCTTTTTTTTTTCTTCACTCATTCGTCGCTCGGAATTGTTTTTTGGCGCGCCTCATTGGCGACTGCAGTGCGTGCTCCGCTTTCGCCTCTCTCCCTCGCTCCAAGCCGGGCGCCTCCAGGCTGGGCCACTGCCGCAGGGACTTTTTGTTTTGATTCCTTTGGCTTGGTTTGGTTTGATTTGGAAAAGAGCACACTCTTGCTCTCCCGGCATGGCCGACCGCAGGCGTGTGTCCCGTTATGAACCCGTCACGCCGCCGGGCTCCTCTCCCGACACGCCGATCCTCATCGACGCGCCACGCCCCCGTGTCGGCACCAAGAGGCGACGGCCACCGCCTTTCAATGCAGAAAACCAAACCTTGAGCGAGCAGACGCCGAGTGCCGGCGATGCCGTCACCTACAGCCCCATGCTCCCGCACGGGTTTGCGGTACGCCTTTCGCCGGGCGCCGTGGACGCCGGCACGGCGGCGCGTGCGGCCTTTAGTCTCGCGTGCTTGCGCTCGACGGGTCCCGTGTGTCGCAACGTCGTTGGCCCGCTGGCCCACACGCTCGGTCGCTATTTCGCCGGCGGTGGCCGTGTCACTGTCGTCGGACGCACAGGGTCGACTCGCGACTACCGCTCAGTGGAGGCACTCGTTGCAACAAGACGCGTTGCCTTTGCGTCCGACGATGCACGCGCTGCTGCACGTCGCTGGCTTGCAGCGTGTGCGTTGGCCCAGGTGAGCCCCACGCGCTGGCATCCGCGCCGCTTTACGCCGTCTGATGCCGTCCTCGACACGGTCTATGCGCACTTGGCCGAGGCCGCCGCACCGGCCAACCTTTTGCGCGTGGCCCCCATCGAAATGCACGCCTGGCTCCAGCGCGCCGACGACCTGCGTGCGCGCCTCTCATGGGCGCTATTGCACGCCACGACCGTCTCCCCCACGGCCACCAACGGCGACGACGACGGTGCCACAAAGATCATGTCCCGCGAACGGGTGGATGCCGGTCGCTTGGCATTGGCACTCGACACCTTGCGGCGGGAGCCAGGTCTGCCCGTGGCCGCCCCCTTGGCGCTGTTGTCGAGCACTGCGACAAAAGGGACGGCGTCCCGTCTCGGGGAAAGAGCGCCAAATCTCTGTGGCTGTCCATCAGCACATCTCTGTACGGCGTGGGGACCAGAGCGGTCGGTGGGCGCGTGGCAGCGCAGCGCCATGGCGGCCGTGGCCCTTGTCGCGGCCACGCCTGCACGCGCCCTCGACGACCCACCTCTTGTCACTGCCACACATGTTGCTGATCCCGTCGCTGGTGCCACGGCCACCTCAATCGACAACAGTGACCATGCGATACCTATAATTTACACACCAACAACAACGACACCGACGACCACGGCAAGGCACTATAATGCCTGCACAACAACAATGACGCCGCCGACGACGGCAACCACAAAAAGGACCGATCCCGTCGACCCCTTGTGTGACAAGCGCACCCCGTGCAACAAGCGGGCCAAAACGGTGGCGCCGCGGGTCGTTGCCAGCGGCGATCCTCTTCTGCTGCGACTAGATGGCACTGACGACGACCGTGATTGCCCGCTGTTGGGCGACACTGCAGCGCCGACGCCGCCACCTTGTGCCGGCGAGGAGGAGCAGGAGATCGGTCCGGACGAATCCTTTTGGCAGTGGCTCGACGAGCAATTTCCCTGCGAGCCCCTGCCCTTTTTGTCGTCATCATCACCGTCATCGCCGCCATTGTATTGACCTCTTTTTTTTTGTTTCCTTTCTTCTTTTTTCCCCACCCGTGTTTGCATGTGTGCGCATCGGCAGCGCGCCGGCGTGCGGGCATGCAAAACAAGGCAAGTGAATAAAAAAAATCAAAGATACGGCAGAGACGGACCACGAAAGGGGGGAAAAAGGTTGTGGGCCGCCGCAAAAAGTACAGGGCAGCCTGTGCCTCTTTCAAGTTTTTTCAAAAACAATATTCGTCGCCCTTGGCGGCAGCCTGTCGGCCGGGCTACTTTTTTGTTTTGAGTTTGATCTTGATGTTGATCCCAATGTTGATCTTGGTTTTCGCAAGGACAGCGAGGGCGGCCGCGCAGCGCCCAAAAAACACACAATATCAAAAAAAAAAGGCTGAATAAATCCAAAGTGCACGATCGCGCCTTGGACGTCGCTGTTGGGGCATCGGATTAGATTTGTCCTGGTCTTTTGTTTGTCCCTTTTGTTTTTTTGTCATGATGGTCATTCAAAAGTGCGTGATGGTACAGGGCGTCGGCCTATAGCGTGCGGCTGGCCGGCAAGGAGGGCGATCACGACAAGGGCATTGCGGTCCGTGTCGGCCAGCGGCAGCGGGCGTCGTGTCGTGGCCGTAACCCGCCCGGCGACGGGATCGATGATCAGTGCGCAGCGGCCGTCGGTCGGCGCAGCGGCGTTGGCCACGGGTGTCGTCCACGCGTCAGTCCAGTAGAGCCGACGCCGCACGACGCCGCCCACACGGTCGGTCATCCATTCGATCGCGCCGGACCAAAAGGGGTCGGCGCCAAAGGCGGCGGTCGGATGCGGATGGTCGGGCGGAGGAAAGCGCGCGAGCGCGTCGGCGCAAAACTGCTCTCCCAACGGGGCGTCAAAGTGGACGTCGGGACAGGCCGCCCGCCGCTCGTCATACCGCTTGCGTACGAGCACAGACCGTCGGGCTTGGGCGCGCTGAGCCAGCGCCCACAGGACGGCCATAAGAATGCCCAGCGTCACTGCGATGCTGGCTGCCGCCACGATGAGCGTCGCCCGGTGGGCGTGCGGCCGGCGCATGGTCGTCGCTTTTCCTCCTCTTGTGCGGCGTCTTTGGCGCACGACGCCTCCCCTGGCGAAAAGGCGCGCCGACGATGGTCCTGGCGATTTCGGTCAAATCAAATCAAGTGAGGATAATTGAGGCAAAAAACCAAATTCTATGCCTCTTCTTTTTTTGTCTGCACTTTCCTTTTGCTTTTTCCCCCTTTTTTGTGGCTCTTGGCGGCGGCGACGGTATTGTTGTTGGGCGGGCATAGGGCCCACGCACTAGTTTGTCGTGGTGGGCGACACGCGCATGCGCCCAACCACGCGACAACAACAACGTTGGGTCGCCCAAGGGGCAAGACACTTGCCCTTTGCCACAGAGCGCCTGCGCTGGCCAGCGCCTTTCAACATTTTGGGGGAAAAAAGAGAGACACCAAAAAAACACCAAAAAAATAACAACAAACTCGACGGTACGGCAAAAGGTATTGCGCGGCAATGCAGCAGCAACCACTGCAACGGCGCGTGCCACGATGGCGGCCGCCGGCACCCGGCGCCGCGACGAGGACCACGGGCATGGGCGCCGGCACGGGCGTCGAGGCCCTCACACAGGCCATGGGACGCATGGCCTTTGCCCCGCCGCCACTGCCTTTGCCCCGACGGGCGCGGCGGGTCGTACCTTTAGGCCAAGCCAAATCGCAGACAGCCATGTTGGTCGCCGCTGTGCAGCAACCGCGGGCGGCCGATGACGGCGTCGCGCTGCTGTTGGGTCCGGAAGCCAACGATGCCTATTGCCCGGTTGAATCCATTGAAACAGCGCACGGCAAGGCAATCGCCGCCGGCACAGAGGCCAACGGTACGGTCTATGGGCGGCTCCTCGGCGCCGGCACCAACGCGCGCGTCTATGCGCTCGTGTGGCCAGCCGCGGCTCCCGACGTGCCTGGGTTCGCCGGCCTCGACGCCCCGCTGGCCATCAAGATCCCGACGAGCGCGATCGCGGCGCCCGGCGTCGCCGCACAGGCCGATGCCTTTATGGCCGCGCTCCCGTGCTGGGACCGGCGCCGCGGTGATTACGCATGCCCGATCGAGGTCGAGGCCGAGGCCCTGCTGTCGGCCCTGGCCAGCGGGCTCTTTGTTGATGGCATCACACCCGGCACCGTGGCCCAGATGCGCGCCTTTGTGTGTCCGGGGCGCGCCTCGGAGCGTGCGCTCTGCCTCATCCAGGAGCGCTTGGGCGTCGACACGGGCGCCGGCGCTATGTCTCCACTGTCGAGCGGCTGCCGCTGTTTCTCGACCTCGTCGAGGGCCGACCGGCGGGCGGGCTCGCCGGGCGCGTGCGACGCATCGAATCGGCCGCCGTCGAGGTCTGCGTGTCGGTGCTACACACGCTCGCCGTCATGCAGGCGGCATTTGGACTCAACGTGCTCGACGTGCGTCCGGCCAATCTCTTGCTCAAGGCCCTGACGCCCGGCGCGCGCTACTTTCGCGGCGCCGACACTGCCGCCGCGTCGGCCTTTATGCTGGCATGGCCCTCGGCCGTTGGTGCCCTGCCTTTTTCCGGACCAACAACCGGTGACGACAATGGCGATGGCAACAACGAGTCCAGAGACGCAGCACAAGACCATGGACAGGGTCTGTTTGTCCTCCCCAACCGCGGGTGGCTCGTCAAGGTGGCCGATATGGGCATGGCCGCGGCCTATCGTGTGGTACGCCTAGAGCCGGCGCGTGCCGGCGCACGGGCATCGGTCGCGTCGACGATTGCCGTTGGAACCGAGCGCTCGTCAGAGCGTGTGGCGGCTGCTCTCGACCGGCGCGCCGCGGAAGCACGCGCGGCCTATGACACGGCACGTGCACGCGCCCTGGGCGCGGGGTCCTCGCCGGCCGAGGCGTCGGCGGCCGCATCGGCCGCGTTGACCGATGCTCAGGTCGAGGCCATTGTCACATTGTCACAGCGCCTCGACGAGCGGCGCGCCTTTGGCATCGAGCCCCGGTTCGTACCTGGCTATGACGCGCACACGCTCGTGGCGGCGATGGCCGACGTGTGTATGAGATGGATCGGCCGCGTGCCGTCGCCGATTGCGCTGCTGCGCGACACCCTCGGCTATGACATTCCCGCCGAGGGCGGCGGGCGTCCGGCACCGGGTGCCGTGAGTCGACATGGACCCATCGACGCGCTGGACGCACTTTATGACGCGGCGCGCACGGGCAGAGGCGACGCCGGTGCCTACATGGCCGCCTACCTGCCCCGTGGGCCTGACCCACGGGCCGTGCTCGTCGAGGTGCCGACCGGACCTGTCCTGCTTTCCAATCCATAGGAAAAGAAAAAGGTGGTGGGATGAAAAAGAGGAGAGAGAGAGAGAGAAGAGAGAGAGAGAGAGACGACATCAGCCCGCCGCCATCGGTCCTCTTGACAAAGGTGTCTGTTTGTCCAACGTCGACAGGATTTTGTCGGTGTGCCGCGCAGTCCAGAGTAGTCTTTGGCGTGCCCACATGCTCGATATCCCTATTGCTATGCAATGGACCGCCGGCGCGACGCACACACACACACGCAGGGGGCGCCGGTGGTGGGAGGGGCAAGGTAGAGTGGGTGTGCGAGGCGTCACCGCGGCCGGTGTGGTGGACGGGCGAGCGACGAAAGCGAGCGCCGCCATGGGGGAAAGCACCACCGGCCGTCCCTCGTTTTTTCTTTTTGCCGTCAACCCCCGCCTCCTCCCGCGCCCACCGAAAGAGGAGATCAAACAAAGAAGGAGCCGTAAAAAACAACCAAAAGGACCATGGCCACCACGACAACCACCTATGAGACACGCACCTACAGCGTCGACGGCGAGGGCGCGCCGATCGCCTACCGCGCCGACGACTGGCTGGCGCGCAAGCGCTGGATGGGCCTGTCGTCGTGCACGTGGATACTGATCGCCGCCGTGGCGCTCATCCTCATCCTCGTGATCATTGGCATCGTCGGCGCCCTCAACAACCGGCGCTATTAGCGAGCGCGGCATCTGCGCCCGTTGCTCGCCTGTCGCCCAAGACCCAAGAGCCGACGACCCCCTCCTCCCACCGTCCCCCCCCCCCCAAAGACAGCGACAAGGCCAGCGACGGCTGCCACCGCATGGGGGAAAAAGATGTGGTGAGCGTAATGTCGGCGGCGGCACTTGGTGTCACGGCCCCGTAGAGCCAAAAAGGGCGCTCTTTTGTTTGTATGCACCGCGTGGGCCACGGTTGGCTTTTGCCTGTGGCGCTGGTCGGCTGGCGTAACAATGACACAAAAACACGAGTGCAAAATACAAAAAAATCAAAAAAAAAGAACCGACCAATGGGCGCGTCCAAAAAGAAAGAGCCTGGCGTATGGTGCCTCCTTTTTTTGCATGCAGGGGCACCTTTTTTTTCATCCTCGGGGTCAGTCTTTTCGACGCGCGCGCGCGGGCGCCCATGGGGGCCTTTTTGAGGGCGTCGCGCGCCTCCCGTTGTTGTCGCCTCACCGCATCCTCGTGCCTCCAACAAACATCCGTTCGCAATAAAAAACTCGCCCGCCGGTCCACACGCGCAAACCGCCAAGAAAGAAGAAGAAGAAAAAAGTCTGGGACTAGACGCCGACGTAGGTCCCCTTTGCGCACGGCCAGCGACCGCGCAAAAAAGAAAAAACTACACACAAAACACACTGTGCGTGTGGTGATTTTCTTTCCCCCGTTGCCCATCTCATCTGCACGATTCACAGCGCATAGAGAGACTGTTGCACCTCGACCACCATTGCCACAACAACAACGACCACGACTACGACAACAAAAACAACAACAACAATGGAGACCACAGACACAAACCCGTCGTCGCCTTCTCGGACGGCCGCTGCAAGCAAGAACGCACGCGACCCAACAAGCGCCCGATCGATGAGATCGACCAGGTGATTGACTGCGTCATCAACCAGGGCAACGACGCCCACAGCGACTATGACAGCGACGTCGCGTCCGACTCGGGCCGGAGCCTCACGTCGGCGCCGCGGTCCAAGCGGGCGCGCGGCGACATTTTGGCGCCCGATGGGTCGGTGCTCCGCGCGGGCGGCTCCGACGTCGAGGACGACCCGGCCTACCGGGCGCAGTTGCTGCAACTGGTGGCGTCGGCCACCAACAGTCGCACCACCGACCTGGAGACGGGCGTCGGCGACCTCATCGACTTTTACCTGGTCATCGGTCAGCCGGCCGTCTTTCGCGAGATGATCGAGTCGGTGTCGACGCTGCTCGACGACCGGCTGCCGCTCATCATCGACAACCGTGGGGCCTTTTGCGGCGTGCGCATCTCGGGCATGGAAAAGAGCCAGACGTGCTATGTGCGCGCCCAGTTTTCGTGCGACACGGCCTATGTGAGCGCCGGCGCCATCGCCACCTATGGCGGCCTGGAAAACTGCGTCAGGGACGCAACGGGCATCGTCGTCTCCACCGAGCGCATGACGCGCTTCCACGTGCTCACCAAGGTCATGAAGGCGTGCCTGGGTGCCATCCCCAAGACCATGAGCCTGCGCGTGGTCAAGAGCGCTCGACGCGACGAGATCGTCTTTGGCTGCTACGACGGCCCGTCGAGCAAGCGCCAGGACATGGCGTGCGTGCCCACGGTCATTGCCGAGACGTCGGACGTGTCGGGCGCCGCCGAGGGCTCGGGCGGCGAGGGCGCCGCCGGTGTCGTCGAGGACGACGACGACCCCACGCGCTGGATCGTCGAGATGGACTGTGCCCACGATGCGCTCTTTTCCTTTAGCGCTGAACTCTTGCGCAACGCCATCACTCCGGCCGTGGCCCTCTCTGCCGACGACGTGACCTTTACGGTCAAGGAACCGCGCGAGCAGTTGCGCGGCGGTCGGCCGGCGCCCGTGCGACACGCTGTGCTCGTCGTGAGCGTCAAGGGCACCGGCTCCTACTCCAAGCCCTTTTACGCGACCGGCCCGTGGGAGGCCGAGCAGCAAGAAGGCACCGGCACGTCGTCGTCGTCGTCAGCCTCATCGGGCGCGCAGCCGTCGCCGGCAGACTCGGCGGCGTCGACGCCGCGCTCCTACACCGTGGGCGCCGATGCCGACGTATCCATGTCGACCGAATTGGAGGGCACGCTCGAACAGCGCTACGCCAACGTCTACGACGTCAAGAAGATGATGGGCTTTCTCAAGGGCATCCGCGGCACTGTCTACGTCACCCTGGGCAAGGACATGCCCATCTCGATTGCGCACGGCAACACGCAATACCGCGTGGAGATGGTGCAGGCCCCAAAGAATCCAGACGCCGCCACCACGACCAACGCCGCCGCCTAGCCTTGTGTCGGGCCCCCGTGCGTGCAGGCCTCACCAACCCATTTTCCCCCTTGTTTTTCGTATTTCTCAAAGAAAAAAAAGGAACCGGTTTTTCTCTATTGATCCTCTAGTGTTTTGGTTCCGATCGGCGTCGCGTCGACCCTGTCGCTCTGGCAGGCCTTTGGTCTATCAACCGGGGGCGACATCGGGGGACCAAAGAGACGACAAAGAAAGGCCGCCTTTATGGCAACAAAGAATGAGATTGCTTGCCATGACTTGCCGGCCGCTTATCCGCGCAATGGAAAGAGCAACATTTTTTTTGCTGGCGTATGGCAGCGGCGGCCCTGGTAGCGCCAAACCCCAAGACTGCGGCAAGAGAAAACATGCCAGGCGCAGCCACAGGCCGAGCGCGCCCCCAACCAAAACAACCGGGCCGGTGCCACAACTGTGGTGTCGCCTTTTGGCCCGTTTTCTTTTAAAGGGTCCTTTTCATCCGCCGTGTGCGTGTGTCGATCGCCACGATATCTCGCCTTATTTTTTTTTATTTGTTGTCATTGTCTGTTCTGTTCTTCACGCTACCGACAGCCCACACACACACATTTGAGACACAGATCGCCCGAGGAAGAACACCTCCCCTTGTCATCGCTCGGCTTGCGCCGGCATTTATCGTAAAGAAAAAAAGGACGAGAAGCAGAAAAAAAAGCGCAGGATGTCAAGGACAGATCGCGGTGGGATGTTGCTGTGTGCCGGCAGGCCCAAGACCCCGCGACGTCGGGCACCCTGGGTGGCCGAGAGCGCGGCGCGACCGCGCCTGGCATCTGGCGGTCCACGCTGGACGCGTGTTATTGCAGCGGCGGCGGCTGCAACGACGGCCGCGGTGCCGTTGCGCAGCGTGCACACGCTGCCGATCGAGTACATGCACGCCGCGCGCGAGGTCGCGCGTCAAGTTCAGGAGAAGAACCGAAAGGCGGGCGTGGTCGATCGGCGCGAGATGCGGAGCCGCACGTCGTACGACATCTCGGCCCAGGGCTACTTTGGCGAGTTTCTGTTTGCCCACCTGTTTCGGCTGTCGACGCGCCAACTGTTCAACACGACCTGCCGCAGCGCGCTGACCGAGACCGCCTTTGACGGCACGCTCCGCCCCGAGGGGTGGACCGTCGACGTCAAGGTGAGCAGCGCCGACAAGGGCAAACTGCGCGTGCAACAGCACAAGGGCATGAATCCGCCCGACCTCTATGCGCTCTTTGTCTATGTCAACTATGTGCGCGGCAAGCCGATCGACTCGGACGACCTGGCCGCGCCCGTGCTGCGCTTTGACGGATTCATCCCGGCGAGCGCCGTCTTTGACGCGCGCTACCTGGAGGAGGACGACATCTACTGGGTGCCCACCGAGAGGCTGGTCACGCGCGAGGCCCTCTGGGCGATGGCCTCTCGTGGCGCCCTGAAGCCGCCCGCCGGTTATCCGTGACCATTCTCCTCTATCTTTTTGTCCTTGCGCGTGTGTGCGCATGGTCCTTTCTTTTTTTTTTTCGACCGTTGTCTGGTTTGGCACAAAGTCGCGCAAAAACAACAAGGCATCTCTTGCACTTGCCAACACTTGATAGCATTTTGGCGACGACACCGGCGACGATGATCACGAGGGGCGTCAGCAAAAAGGGGCACGAAAAGAAAGAGGCACGCACATGCACACACGAGGCCAGCAGAGGGAAGCACAAAGAGCACGCCCACGGCGAGGCGACAGTTTGAGGATTGGAAAAAATGCGGTCCGCCAACGAACAAGGGCGTCGCAGCGGCAAGGCACCGGCGCCAAGGGCATGCCAGCAAAAAGGGGCGCGAGAAAAGCGTCTGCGACGACGGCCTATGTGACGCCCTATGGCCGGTACTACCACACATCGCGTGAGTGCGCGTCAAGACGGCGTGCGCGCACGGGAGCGCGTGCTCTGCCGCTCGATTGCATGACCGTCGCCGAGGCGTCGGCGTCGAGACGTCCATGCGTCAAATGCAGCAGCAGTGGAAGCAAGGTCAATGGTGACGCACAACATCGTCGGCACCATCTCGGCGTGACAGATGTTGCCGCGCGCACTGGCAGCGGAGCCCGCACGGCGTCGTCCAAGACGGCGCGCGTGGTGGCCGCCCAGCAGCGCTATCACGCCGGTCCCAAATACCGGTGGCGATTGACGGTGCGCGAGGCCGCCCGCCGCGGGATCGACGTGGCGCTCGACGGCGCACGCGCCGTCGCGCTCATGGGCACGCCGTGCGCCTATTGCGGGCGCGAGCCCGTGACGCGCGCCAGCGGCCTGGATCGCGTTGACAACAACGTCGGGTACCGGCGGTCCAATGTGGTAGCCTGCTGTTGGGACTGCAATCGCATGAAGGGCACGGCGACGGCGCACGATTTTGTCGTGGCGTGTGCGCGCGTGTCTCGCACCCGCACCGACATTGCACTCGACCATGACAGTTGCAACGACGATAGCGACAGCGATGCCGGCAGTCGGACCATGACCACGGCCGTGGACGACGAGGACGACGAGTGCAATCTGTTGGCCAGCGTGTTTGATGACGAGGACACACGGCGCGGTGCGTGCTATGCCAAGTATCGACACCGGGCGCGACGCCTTGGTCTGTGTTTTGACGTGGACCGCGCGCGCTTTGCCGCCCTCACGACAGCGACGGCGTGCGCCTACTGCCGGCGCCCGGCCGAACCCGACCGCCCGCTCGGCTTGGATCGCATTGACAACGCGCGCGGGTATACGCGCCAAAACATCACGCCATGCTGCCCACGCTGCAATCGGATGAAGGGCACGCTTGATGCGTCGGCCTTTGTACACCTGTGCGCGCGCGTCGACGCCCGGTGGAGCGCGCACGTCGACAGCCCCGACTTTAACGCGGCCGTTGTGGCCGGTCGTGCGACGACGGCGCTCCAGGCCCTGCGCGGTCATTGCGCCCTTTCGGCAAGAAGAAAGAAGACGAGCGCCAAATGGTTGGGCGGACGCATGTGCCCGCCCGCAGGCCGTCTGAAAAAGAAATCATTATTCACGTGAATATTCATTGCCATTCTTTTTTTTTTCTTTTGCTTCCAATGGGCTGATGACTTTTTTGGTCCGTCGCTCAGGGGCAGGTTTTTTCCTCTGTCTCTTTTTTTCCTCTGTGGTGCTCACCGCCGGTCCTTGCAATCGGACGGTCCTATTCGCCTGGCCCCAGAGTGTCCCCTTGCCGTCCCTCTTTTTTTTGCAAAGGTCGACTTGCACGACGCCCTATTCTGGTTGGCTCCCAACAATTTGCGGGGCAAAGCGCCATCAAAAGAAAAAAGCACACGACGCCGCCGCTCGGCCCCATCCTTTTTTTGTTGCGCAAATGGACAAAAGAGTTGGAGGCCAGAAAACTTTGGGTGGCCCTTGGACATGGCAGCCGCGGCTGCACAGGATATCCGCCAAGGCGATGTGCGCAGAGGAAAAAAAAGAGAGATCCCCTGGCCGGCATTTAAAAAAATCACCGACATAAAAAGAGAGAAAGAAATGCAAACATAAAAGGCCAACGAAAAGGGAGACGAAAGACAATTTTTTCAAAAGAAAAAAAAAGAAATAGGCGCGACGCGAGAAAAATGGCACTGCGGTGCAAACGCAGCCCGCGGTCGTGGGGGGTTTTTTCTTTTCTTTCTTTTTTACAACATATTGGGGCGGGACAGCGGGCGCGCTCCGCCGCAGCGCAGCGGCCGGGGAGGCACGGCAGGGAGAAGCACAAGGGGGACGAGCGGCAGCGAGCCGCCCACCTGCAGGAATCCGCGCGCCATAGAGAAAGAGACAGAGGGAAATAGGTGGAAAGAAAAAGGGAAGCAGGGACAACCGCCATGAATACCCCGAGCGTAGATGTACCGGCCGCGCGCCGAGCCTCTTTGAAAAGGCCGCGCGAGGACCCTCCCGCGTCCTCGCCCATGCTCATCGACCTCTTGTCTGACGATGAGGGGGATCTCGTCGTCGGGTCCGATGCACGGCCGGCCGCGCACCCACCGATCCCGATTCGCGCGCCATCGTCGACTGCGAGCAACGACAGGCACACAGGTCGCATTGGACGCGCAGGCTTTACCGTGGACGACAGCGACGAGGACGAAGAGGATGACGACGGTGACGACGACGAGATGGATGACCAAGAGGACAGCGACGACCCAGACGATAATGGATCGGATCTCGACGACTTTATCGTGTCTGACGATGACGACGATGACGACGACGCTCCCAAGAGAGGCGCGGCGACAGATGACCAAGACAGTGAGGCCGAGTTTGTGCCATCCGATGATCTCGATGATGACGATGATGATGATGGCACCAAGGTCGGTGACGACACGGCGTCGTCATCTCACACGACACACGACGCATCATCGTCTTTATCGCCGGTCGTGACCATCGCGAGTGATGATGACGACAGTGACGATGATGGTGATGATGACGACAGTGACGATGAATTTGACAAGCCCCGCCGCGGTGGTGGTGCAGCGGCGGTCGCCACGGAAGAGACCGACGGCAGCAGCAGTACGCGTCCGGCCAAGCGCGCACGACTCGACGAGACCGAGGCATTGTCTGTCGACCCCAACAACATCGTGAGCGGCAAGCGGTGCCGGCGCACCACCGAGCGCTACATGGATCGCCACTTTATGGAGTTTATGGTGCGCGACGTGCCGCCGAGTCAGATCGCTGCCGTCTTTGACGACGAGGACGAATACTTTCAGTCGGGCATCTCCCTCACCGACTCGTCCGAAGAGGGCGACGATGATGATGAGGACGAGGCCGGTGCAGAGGACCTGGACAGCAGCGACTATGAGGACCTGGACGCCTTGTCGTCGTCCTCTCCATCGGCCCGCGGGCGTCATCGTCGTCGTCGCAGTGACAAGTCTGCCGGCGACGCCGCCGTATCTGCTGTCGGTGGCCTGCCCGATCGTGCGCGCTCGTCGACGGCCGGCGGTACGACGACAGATCCGTCACGGCCCCCGTCGACCGTGGCTGCCCTGTTGCGCTCTCTGGCGGCCCAACCCGGCGGCATCCGGCCATCGGTGGCGAGCCCGCGCTCGGCCCCGACGTCGCGCGTGCGACCGCCCCCGTGACCCGCCTCTACGACCAAAAAAAAAGAGGGGAAAAAAGCGTCCAAAACCCCAAACCCACCAAAAAAAGACAATAAATTCAATTTTATACAAAAAGGCACAGTTTTTTCCTCGCCCGTCCAAGTTGGAGAAATTCTTTTTTTCTCTTTTCCGTCTCTCTGATTCAGCCCAGCCCGCGCCCATCCCGTTGGCGCTCGTGTTGGGGTTCGGTGCGCAGACGGTGCTCACCCTCGCGCCGCACGACAAAGAGGCTTTCGCCGGCATTGGCCAGTTGCCATTTTTTTGTTGACTTTATTTTCCTTTTGTGCTTTGGCCAATGAAAAAAAAAAGAGGATCAAATGCGACCGACGCGGCCGGCCGCAACCACGGGCGTGGAGGTCTTTTGGTCTTGCGCATTTTTTTGGTCCACCTGGCGTGGGCCGACGGATTGCAGACGGGGGACGGCATTGGCACGCGTGCAAAAAAAAGACGGCCCAATAGATCCGACACCTGCATACCGCCCATTTCTTTGGAGCGCCTTGCTCAAAAAAAAGAGGCCAATGCAAGCAAGCAATCTATTATCCTTTTTGATAAAAAAAAGAAAAGGGCCAAAACGAAAAGAAAAGAGTTGTGTGGGCCTCGGCGGGAGGCCCAAGTTTGTGCCGGCACAAACAAATTTCTTTGGCGCCGTGGCGGGTCCCAAGATGTGATTTCCGCCCGTTGCAAGAGGCCCAAAGCGGTGGGCTTTTTGACCTGGCCGCGACGTGCCTTTTCTCTTTTTTTTCTACTCTCAAAAGAAAAAACCCCCAAAAAATGCGCTTTTGCCGGTGGGCAGGCGAGGCCGCGCAGGGAGGAGCGACGACCGAAAGGAGGCCGACATTTGTGTCGGGCGCGCGGGCTGCACCAAAAACTTGGGGCCGTGGCTCGACAAAATGGAGCACTCTGGAAAAAAGAAGGAAGAGACCGCAACGGCAATCGCTAACGAAAAAAAAACAAAGGAGAGCGCCAAAAAAAGGTGCACAACAAAAAGAGGGCTCACTTTTTTTCTATGTTGTTTTAGGGTGGGGATTTTTGTGGGGACGACATGATTGAGACTTGGGGTGAAAAAAAAGGGGCACGGGGCCTCAACGCGCATGGCCGGGTCCGTCCGTCGCGATCACGTGTGCGGCGGGTGTTGCCGTGACGCGCAAGGGCTCCCACGGATCGGGCACGGCTGCGGCGGCGGCAGCGAGCAGGGCGCGGCGCTCCTCGGCAACGATGCGCTCACTATGGCGATCGGCCTCGGCGCGCGCAGCCCGTGCCGCCCATTCGGCCTCGACACGTTCATGGTTCTTAAAGTCGAGGCGGTTGATGTGGATGCACGCGTACGGATCGATGTTGGGGTGCGTGATGCGGCCGCGGTCACGCAGGATGGCACGCCACAAATACTTTTCCATGTAAAAGGTACGCAGGGCCGGGAAGAGCACGTTGTCCCAGTAGGCGGCATCGCGCTCAAAGTAGTTGATCTGTGTGGCCTCGGGCGTGTAGACGCCAAAGACGATAAAGTCGGTGTTGTGGATGCGCGCCTGGCCCGAAAACTGGTCGTAGTAGTAGTGCGGCGTCGGTTCGTAAAAGGCCTTTTTGTAGTAGGGGCACTTGAGTTCGAGCACGCCGGCCAGGGTGGCACCGCCGGGTCCGTCGACGGCGCGCACGAGGCCGTCGGCGCTGGCGCACAGCCACGGATGCTCGGCAAAGACGCGCGTGCCCGTCTCCTCAAACCACACGGTGCCGTAGCCGCGCTGCTGGAGCGCCGACGCGACGGCGGCCTGCACTGCGGCAAAGGCGGCGCCTTCGAGCGCCGTGCCGTACTCGGTGGCGGCGTTGCTGAAAGGCGACGACCAGAGCATTTTTTGAGCACGCCCTCTTCGGTCTCGTGCTTGTTGTGGCCGGCCGCGCCGCCAAAGAGCGATGCCGACAGGCGGTCGCGTCGGAACCCGAACCAGGCCTCGGTACGCTGTGGCGTGTTTTCGGCCTCGTCGATCTGGGCCGGCGTCATCGCCAGGCGGTCGAGAAAGGCCCGCTTCTCCTCGTCGGTCACAACATTGTCCCCGCGGCGCGCCTCGTCATCGTCGTCACCACCATTGTCGTCGTCATATCTCCTGCGGCGCCGTGCGGGTGCGTCGTGCGTCGCCGTCTGTGGGATCGGTCGCGGCCACCACTCGGCTGCTGTCGCCATGGCGTCGTCAATGTCCTCGGCGCGTGGTGTGGGTTTTTGTTGTTGTTGGCGTTGTTGCTGCTGCTGCTGCGTATCGGTCACGTAAACAGCAAGAGCGGTGGCAGAGACGGCGCCCCCGACGCGATCGGCACCTGCAGCCAGCGCGCCAGGATCGTGACCGCGCGCATGACGATCGCAATCATTGTCCATCTTGTCAGTCTATGCCTCTTTGCCTGTGTATGGTTTCCTCCCCTTCTGCACGTTTGTTTGTAATACTTGGCAGTGAGGCCGTCGCCGTTGACTGCACACCCCTAGCGCGCAGACCGATGGCGTCGAAAGAGGCCACCGCGCACGGGCCAAAAAGAACAGAGCGGAGAAAATACGGGGCAACGAAATTGTGCCAAAAAGACACAACAACAACACGCGACCGCATACGTCATTTCGTGTGGTGCCGGCCTTGGCGCGCCCGCGCCCTTTCGGCAGCCTCATCTTTGCGGGTTTGTGTCCCCTCAACTTATTTTTTGTGGTGCCTACAACAGGCTCTTTTGTGCGCTCCCGCCGTCGGCCAATACCGACAAACATTGTCTTTTTTTTCAAATATATATATAAAGAGTTGGCGTCCTGAGAGAAAAAAAAGGAAAAAAAGAGCATAATGCAGACGCCTCTTTTTGGACTATTGTTGTTGGCTGCGTGGGGACGCCAAGGGCGAGGAGGCAATGACAACGACTGGTGGGGGGGGGCGGGGAAAAAAAGAGGCGAGACACTGCGGATGACAACACCGCGTAACGGTCGACATTGTTGCTGCCGCCGTTGTGGCCGCTGGCGGACGGCCGCACCTGCCCCACCACAGACCAAAGAACCGCGGTCCAGAGAGAGGAAAATAACAGAGGCGGGACGCGTGCGCGCAACTGTGCGCAAAGACGACGACGACGACGGCACTGGTGACCCCTACGGTGGTGGCCGGCGACCGGCGGACCGCCGTTGGCGGGCCGTCCGTGGGTCCGGCGCGCACGGCCACCTTTTCGGCGTGGTTTCGCGACCTGGCCGCCCACGAACGTATTCCGCTCGACATTGCCAGCGCCGCGTCGGCCATGCTCTGTGCACTTCCCGAGCCCTACTATGCCCGACACCATCAGCGACGCGCCGCCGTCGGCTGTGTGCGCATTGCCTTCAAGTGGGTCTTTGACGGATTTCGTGCCGACCAGGGCTGCCGCGGTCTCGACCTCTACTTGGAGCCGACGCAAGAGTCGTGGGTCCAGCACGAGGTCGACATCTTGTCGTACCTCGGCTGGGAGATTGGGCGCTTCTTTGCGCCGGTGGGCCTGCCGTCCGCGCTTGCCACACCGCGGCCCCTCTTGGCCGCCGTGGCGCCACACCGCACTTTGAAAGGACCCGCGCGCGACCATGCCCGCCCGCTCAATAGTAATGGCATGGACGATGCCAACAATCACCACCACCACAGCACAGCCCCGACTTTAACGCGGCCGTTGTGGCCGGTCGTCGCGACGACGGCGCTCCAGCCTGCGCGTCATTCTGCGCCCTTCTCGGCAGAGACAGAAAGAAGGACGCCAGCGCCAAAAGTGGCTTCGGGAACGCATGTCCCGCCCGCGAGCCGTCCTGAGAAAAAGAAACAAATATATTCCGCTGACATCCATCATTGGCCATCTTCTTCCTTTTTTTTCTTTTGCTTCCATGGGCTGATGACCTTTTGGTCGCGCTCAGCCGGCCAAGGTTTTTTCCTCTGTCTCTTTTTTTCCTCCTGTGGTGCTCACCGCCGGCTCCTCCTGCAATCGACGCGCTCCTACATTCCCGCCTGGCCCCAGAGTGTCCCGTTGCCGTCTCCTTTTTTTTTGCACAAGGTCGCACTTGCACGACGCCTAGTTCTGGTTTGGCTTCCCAACAATTTGCGGGGCAAAGGCCATCAAAAGAAACAACACAGCACACGACGCCGCCGCTCGGCCCATCCCTTTTTCTTGATTCGCAGAATGGACCAGAAAGAGTTGGAGGCCACGAAAACTTTGGGTGGCCCTCCTGGACATGGCACCGCCGCTGCAACCAGGGTATCCCGCCAAGGCGATGTGCAAGGGAAAAAAAAGAGAGATCCCCTGGCCGGCCATTTCAAAAATCCCGACATACAAAAGAGAGAAAAAGAAAAATGCAAACATCAAAAGCCAACGAAAAGGGAGCACGACAAGACAATTTTTTCAAAAAGAAAAACAAAGCAAACGTAGGCGGGACGCGAGAAAAAAATGCACAGCGGTGCACAACGCAGCCCGCCGGCCTCCGTGGGGGGTTCCTTTTGTCTTTGTCTTTCTTTTTTACAAAACATACTCTGGGCGGCGGGACACGCGGGCGCGCTCCCGCGCCAGCGCACGGCCGGGGAAGGCAGCGGCAGGGGAAAGACAAAAGGGGGACGAGCGGGCCAGCGAGCGCACCACCCTGACTGCGAAATCCGCGCCGCATAGAGAAGAGACGAGGGAAATAAGGTGAAGAAAAAAGGGAAGACAGGACAACCGCCAAATGAATACCCGAGGAACGTAGATGTACCCGGCCGCGCAAGCCGAGCCTCTTTTGAAAAGGCCGCGCGAGGACCCTCCCGGCGTCCCTCGCACATCCGCTATCCGACCTCTTGTCTGACGATGAAGGGGGATCTCGTCGTCGGGTCGATGGCCACCGGCCGGCCGCAGGCACGCCACCGAATACCCGATTCCGCCGCATGCAAAATCGTCGACTGGCGAAAGCAAAAGCGACAGGCACACAGGTCGCATTGGAGCGCGCAGAGCTTTAGGCCGTCCGGACGAACCACGGCGTACGAGGACGAAGAGAGATGAACCGACGTGACGCACGAACGAGATGGATGACCAGAGGCAACAGCCGACGACCCAAGACGATAATGAGATCGGATCTCGACGACTTTATCGTTGTCTGACGATGACGACGATGAGCGACGAACAGCCCGGGAGGCGCGGCGACAGACTGACCAAAAGACGTGAGCGGCCGAGATTGCTGCCCATCCGATGATCTCGATGATGACGATGATGATGATGGCACCAAAAGGTGCGGTGACGACACGGCGATCGTCCATCATGCACACGACAGGACAGACGCAACATCGTTTTTATCGCCGTCCGTGACCATCGCGCAGTGATGATGACGAACAGTACGACCCATGATAGGTTGATGTGAAGCGACAGTGACGATGATGACCAAGCCCCGCCGACCGGTTGGTGGTGGCAGGCGGCGGTCGCCACGAAAGAGACCGACGGGCAGCAAGCCAGTACGCGTCGGCCAAGCGCTGCACCCACGAACTCGAACGGAGAACCAAGAGGCATTGTCATGTCGACGCCACAACATCCGTGAGCGGCAAGGCGTGGCCGGCGGCAACAAACCGAGCGCTCACGGATGGCACTTTAAGGCAGTGTTTATGGTGCGCGCGACGTGCGCCGGACCGAGTCACGATTCGCTTGCCAGTCTTTGACGACAGAGGACAGCAAATAACATTTAAGTCCGCGCATGTCCTCACCGACTCGTCGAAGAGGGCTGACGAATGATCGATGAGGACGAGGGCCGTGGCAGAGGAACTGGACAAGCAGGCGACTAATGAGAGACCCTGGACCGACTTGTCGTACGTCCTCTCCATTCGGCCGCGCGGCGATACATCAGATCGTCGTCGGCAGTGACTAACAGTCTGCCGGCGACGACCGCGTAAATCGTGTGTCGGTGGCCTGCCCGGATAGTGCGGCGCTCGTCGACCGGGCCGGCGTACGACGACCGATCCGTCACCAGCGCCCACCGTCCGAACCGTGCTTGCCCTGATATTGCGCTCTCTGCGCAGGCCGCCAAACCCGGCCGGCATCCGGCCCAATCGGATGGCGCAGCACGCGCTCGGCCCCGAAAACGTACGCGGCGTAGGCGACCGCCCCCGTTGACCGCCTCTACGAACCAAAGAAGAGGGCAAAAGCGCACCACCCCACAAAAAAGAACAAATAATCAATTTAATACAAAAAGACACAGTATATTTCTCCCCGTACCAAGTATTGGAAGAAATCTTTTTTTTTCTCTATCCAGTATCCTTCATGATATCAAGACCCAGCCGACGCCAATCCAGTTGAGACGCTCGATGTTGGGGTTCCCGGATGCGCAGACGGTGCTCACCACTCGCGCCGACACGCAAAGAGGCTTTCGCCCGGCAATAAATGGCAGTATTTCCATTTTTAATATTGTTTGACTTTATTTTATACCTATATTGTGGCATTATATGGACCCAATTGACACTAAAAAAGAGGAATACAAATGCGACCGACGCGCCGGCCGCAACCAACAGGGCGTGGGGTCTTTTGGTCTTGCCGCATTTTTTTGGTCCACCTTGGCGTGGGCGAACGGAAAATGCAGACGAGCGGCATTGCACAGAGATGCAAAAGAAAAGACCGGCCAAATGAGAAATCAACGACACCTGCATAAGCGCCCCAATTTCTTTGGAGCCGCCTTTGCTCAAAAACAAGACGGACATGCAAGCACAGCGAAAATCTATTAATACTTAAGTTTTGGAATAAAAAAACAGAAAAGGGCCAAAACGAAAAGAAAAAAAGGTTGTAGGTTTGGAGCCTCGGCGGCAGGACCAAATTTGTGCCCGGCACAACCAATTAAATTCATCTTTGGCGCCGTGGCGGGTCCCAAAGATGTGATCGCCCGTTTGCATAAGAGGCCATGCACAAAGAGGTACATGTGGACTAATAATTTTGACCTGGCCGCGACGTGCCCTTTTCAATACTTCTTTCTTAATATCATACTACCCCTCAAAAAAGAAAAACAACACCCAAAAAAATCCGCTATCTTGCGGTGGGGACCAAGCGGGCCGCGCAGCAACGGAGGAGCGAACAGACCGAAAGAGAGGCCATGAACATATCTGAGTACCGGGCGCGCGAGAGCTTTGCCACCAAAAAACTTGGGGCCGTGGCTCGACAAATGGAGCACTCTTGGAAAAAAGAAGGAGAAGACGCAAACGGCAATCGCTACGAAAAAAAACAAAGGAGAGCAGCCAAAAAAAAGGTGCAACAACAAAAAGAGGGCTACTTTTTATCTATTGTATATGTCTTTAGGAGTGGGGATTATTTGTGGGGCGAACATTGATTACGAGACTCTGGGGTGAACAAAAGGGCACCGGGGCCCATCAACGCGCTGGCCGGAGAATCCGTCCGTCAGCGACTCAAAAAAAGTGTAGCAGCGGTGATATCCAAGATGCCCGCGCCAAGGGCATCCCACGGAATCGGGCACAAATCGGATTAAGCGAGCGGCGCACAAGAGACCAGAAACAAAAGAAAACACAAGGGAGCGCTCCTCGAGCACACGATGGCGCATCACTATGGGCGATCGCATCGGCGCGCGCAGCGCACCGATGCAGCCATTTCAAATCGGCCCAACGAAGACACGGTTATCATTAAAAACCAGAGAGTCAATTTAAAGTACGAAGACAGGAATATTCTGAAAGTGGATGCACCGCGACTACGGAATCCAGATGTTGAGGGTTGCAAGATGAATGAGACGTCCCAGCGGTCCACGACAGAGATGAGCCACGCCACAAAATACTTTATCAATTGTAAAAAAAAGGTGCAGGGCAGGGACGAGACAACACGTTGTCCACCAAGTAAGGACGGGAAAAGATCGCGCTTCCAAAGAGTAGATTTGATCTGTGGTTGGACCTCGGGCGTGTAGACGCCAAAAGACGATTAAAGTTCGGGTGTTGTGCGATGCGCCCGCTGGCCCGACAAAACACAAACACCTGTCCATAAGTAGTTCACAGTGCGGCGTCGGTTTCCGTTACAACAGGCCTTTTTTGTAAGTCACGGCGGCACTCTGCAGTTCCGAGCCGCCAGGCCAAGGGTGGCAACCCCGCAGCGTCCGTCGACACGAAGCCGCAACGAAGGACCGTCCGCGCTGAGCGCAACAGCCCACGGATGCCCGGAAAACAAACCAGAGCGCGCTTGAGCACCGTTTCATCCTCAAACACAAAAGGTGCCGTAGCCGCGCGCTTGCTGCGAGCCGCCGACGCCGCGCGGCCCTGCAACCCGCGCGGCAGGCGGCGCCTTCCGCGAGCGCCGTGCCAGCCACACGTGCCAGGCGATTGCGAAAGCGAGCCGACGAACAGAGCCCATTTTTTCATTTTGAGACACAAGCCATTCCTTCGTCTCGTGCCTTTGTTTGTGCCAGAACGCTGCGCAACAAGAACGCGAATGCCGACAGGCAACGTCGACGCCGGAACCACGCAAACCCAGCAGCAATCGGTAGCCTGATTGGCGTGTATTTTCGGCCATCGTCGTCTGGGCCCCGGCGTCATCGCCAGCAGAACAGCAGGTCGAGAAAAGGCCACGACCCTTCAAATCGCTCGCTCCGCGTCACAACATTCGTGCGCGGCGCGCCTCGATCCAAATCGTCGTCACGACCACACAAACCGAACAACAACCATCTGCTCGTCGTCACATCTTCTCTGCGGCGCCGTGGCGGTGTCGCCGTCGTACGCGCGTCGCGTCATGCTGGGCATGACAAGCGCGGAGCCACACAAACACTCGGGCATTGCATGATCGCCCCACTCTGGCGAATACAGTCCACGATCATCGGCGCGTGGATGATCAGGGAGATTATTTGTATGTTGTTGGCGTTTGTGCTAGCTGCTGCTGCGTACGGCATCACAGGAAGCACACTAAACACCAGACAGAACGCGCACCATATATGGCAGCAGCCCGGCGCCCAGACGCAGCATCGGCACCTGACGCCAGCCGCGCCAAAGGCTGTGCCAGCGGCCCCATGACCGCCATCAGCAAAAACTCATCATGTCCATCTTGTCAAGTACTATGACCTCTTTGCCTGTGGTATTAGTATACCTCCCAATCAATAGCCGATATTGATATGAATACTAACTTGGGCCAAAGTGCGAGACACGTCGGCCAGTTGACTGCACACCCCTAAAAAACGACGCGCGCAGCCCGATGGGCGGGGGGTTCGAAAGAAAGACCACCGCAGCACCGGAGCCAAACAAGACAGAGCAGAGAAACTACAGCGGGGCCAAACGATCTGTGGGCCAAAAAGACACAACCCACAAAAGGACGCACCGCAATACGATCATTCATCGTCCGTGGTGCCGAACTGGCGCGCCCGCCCTACTTCGCAGCCTCATACTTTGCGGGTATAACGCTGTCCCTCACAACTTTAATTTTATGCACTTGGATGCTACAGACGAGGCCTTCTTTATTGGTTGCGCCTCCCGCCGTCGGACCACTACTTACCGAACAAACAGTCATTCCAGCTCTATACATTCTCTTCAAATAATCAACTAAATATACACCAAACGAGTTTACGGCGTCCCTGGAGAACAAAAAAAAGGAGAAAAAGACGCTAAATGCAGACGCTCCTTTCTTTGGACACCTAATTGATAAAAAAGTTGGCTGCGATGGGGCACGCCAGGGCGAGGAGAGCAAATGACAAGACTAGAGCTTGGGGGGGCGCGGCGAAAAACACAAGAGGCGCAGACACTCGCGGAACTGACACAACGCGTAACGGTCGACGATTGTATGCATTGACCGCCGTATGTGGCCGCTTCGCGGACGCCCGCACCTGCACACAAAGACAAGACCCAAGACACGCGGTTCCAGAGAGAGGAAAAATTAAACAGAACGCGTGCGCGCAAACTGATGGCGCAAAAGAACACCGCACGACGAACGGCACCTAGCGGTGCGGACCTACGCGGTGGCCGGCGCCGCGACGACCGCCGTCTGGCGCCGTCGATGGTCCAGGCGCCGCACACGCAACCATCTTTCGGGCCGTGCGGATTTCGACTCGAGCCCATTCTGGCCGCCCACGAAAACACAGCATATTCCGCTCGACACTAAGAAAAGACCAGCGCCGAACGCATCGGCCATGAAAGCCTTGATGCCTAATCCGACCATACTAATCGCCCCGCACACAATACAGCGCCGACGCGCGCCGTCGCGCATGTGTGCGCATGTGCCTTCAAGTGGGGTTTTGACGGAATGTTTCGGCCGACCAGGGCTGCCGCGGTCTTCGACCTCTACTTGGAGTCCGACGGCAAGAGCATCGTGGGTCCAGCACGCAGGTCGACATTCTATGTCCGTATCGGCTAGGAAAAAAAAAAAAAAAAAAAAAAGAATTACGGCGCATTGCTTTTGCGCCCGAGATGGGCCTGCGATCCGCCGCTTGCCACAACCAAAGCGGCCATCTTTGCCGCACCAGTGGGCACACAACCAGCATAATATGACAAGAACCGACGACGCGAAACATGACCCAAGCCCAGCACACTACAGTAATAAAGACATAGACGATGACACACAAAAATTAACAAAAAAAACACAAACACAAAAAAAACAAAAAAACAAACAACAACAACACACATCCACGTAACAACAACGCCAACGACAACAGTAGCAACCGGCGCAGTCGCCGCCATCGCCGCCGATCGCCGGTTCCGAGGTCCGAACCCGATGGCCCGCCAACGGGCGACCATGCGACTGTTTCGCTTATTCCTCGACGGCGACCGCAGCAGGCAGTCGCACCATCCCTACCACGGCCATTGGCGCCCTACCTCGCACTGTCGACCTTGCCCCAGCGATCACCAACAAATGCCGCTTATCGAGCGCCAACTTTTTCGACCACTTTTGCGGCAACAACATCAACAACGACAAAAGCCAAGGACGCCTCGATCATGGCGCCGGCGTCGACTCTTTGTGATGACATGCAGAACGACATTGACAAACAACGCGATCAGGAAGACGAAAGAGATCGAGCGCTGGTACCTGCGGCAAGCATGCGCGGCGCCGCAGCACCGCCAGCACTCTTCTTGGACGCGAGATGCCGCGCCGCGTCGAGCGACTCGGAGCGATCGGCACGCAGTCGATACGCAAACCGCACGTCGGCCGAGGCGCGATCGATGGCGCGCGCCAGCGCACGCAATATGTCGACGTCGACGGGTTCGGTCCCGCGCGCCGTCACCCAGCCGTTGGCCTTCCACGTGGGCATGTAGTCGCGCGCCCACACCATGGCCACCGAGCAGTCGCTGCACACCTCGACCGGACCCACCCATCGGTCGGCGGCGACCGCGCGCACGGCCCGCTCCATGGCGTACAGGCCCGCGCGACGCTCCGACTGACGGGCGCCCGGCAGGGCCTTGGCCTCGTTGCGCGGGTCGCCCGGTCCCCAGTAGACGCCGTAGCGAAAGGCGCCGACGCCAACACGCGGCGCCACGGTGACATAGACGCGCAGAGGCACGTTGGTGCCCGGCGCCGTCAGCGTGCCGCGTCCGCCCTCTACGTAGGCGCGCGCCGACTCGGCGTCGTCAAAGCGCCGGTAGGCCGCACCAGGGTGGCCGGCCACCGACGCACGCGCTTCGTCCCACGACTCGAATACACCCACCTGGCGGCCGGCGCGCACGGCGTACCACCGGCGCTTTGTGCGCGTCTGTCTCGTGCCCGCTGTCGCCATCCACCCGCACTGTTTTTCCTCGCTGCGCCCTAGAAAAAAACCCCTGCGCCCCATGCACACACCCCAACAACACCGACACAATGGCGCCCGACCATAGGCTCTGCTTTTTTCGTTGATGGCGACTGTGTCTCTGACAACAATGCCTCTTCTTTTTTTTCCATTGCTGGCGTCTGTTGTCTTTTTTTTTTGAAAAAAAACAAAAAGAAAAAGGTCACCATTGCGCCTGCGCCTCCAAAAGGTCGCGGGAGCATCGCGCGGGGCCAACGGCAAAAGATCGGGAAAAAAAGGACAACAAGAGAACAACACGGCCCGTCAAAGACACATGCCTGATACGGCCACAGGGTTGGACTCTGCTGTCCGAGTTTATTCTTCTTTTTCCGGCATGCCCGACTGGGCGCTGGCCCGGCGGACAGAGAGCGCGCACGAGGGGCAGGGATGCAAAAAACAGGGGGGCAAAAAAAAGAGCGACGTGCTCCAAGACTGGCTTTCGCCTTTTCGCGGCGTGTCCTGGCAAAGGAGGTTGTCGGTGTCGTCGTCGCCTGTCTCGATCGGGACGTACGCGCGCAGGCACACAATCTCGCCTATTGGAAAAGGATTGCCCGTGTTGTCCTTTTCTTTTTTTCAACTCTTTCTTTTCCGATTTTTTCTTTTACAGTTTTTTGTTCTTTTTTTTTCTCCTGGCATGGCGCACGACGGCAGCGACGACCGCATCGCGGCGCTTTTGCGCGCAGCCTTGCGGTGGGAGAGCAGCACGTCCTTTGCGTCGGTGCCGCACGTCGCCATCGTCGGCGGCCGGTACATGCCGATTGGACCGTTGGCGCCTGCACGCCGAGGCGCACACCGCACGCCGCGGTCGGCTGTCGCTGGCGGTCGGCGCATCTATGCGCCCTTGTGGTCCTTTGGCTCTGGTATCCCGCCACCGCCACACAACATGCGATTTGCCGTGAGCGGCCGCCATGCGTCGAGTCGGGCTTTTACAACCGCCGACAATGGAGAGAGTGCGAGTAGCAGCAGCGACGGTGATGGCAATGATGACAGTGACGACGACGCGCAACACCGACAATCGTCCTACGACACAGATAGCGCGTCGACGACAGATAGTGCCAGTGGCACTGACACGGACGACACGAGCGAGGACGGCCCCGGCAATGACGACAGCGACAGTGACCAGCACACAGACAGCGACAGCGGGTCATCTGATGAGGAGGAGGAGGACGACAGCGACAGCGACAACGATCCGCCTCATCTGACGCAAATGCTCAACGACGCCGTCACGCGCAGCCTCGACGAGGTTTGCGCGTCGACCCCACGGCCTCGACAGACACGGATTGACCTGCCCGTGCGCCAACACTGCACGACCCAACACGGCGAGGGCGCCTGTGCCGTGTGCCTCGACGACTTTTCCGACGGCGACCAAGTGCGCTCCCTGCCGTGCGCGCATGCCTACCACGTGGCGTGCATCGATCGATGGCTTGTCGACCACGACGCGTGTCCGTGCTGCCGGGCGCGTGACGCGGCCCATGCCACACAACGACGACGGCACACTAACCTTTGCAATTGTGCACCCGGTCGATCCTGCGCCCATGCCCGCGTGGATGAACAGCGTGCTTGAGCGCGGCGCGTGTTTGACCCGCTGATCAGTATACGGGTCTTGCTTTTTTTGTCTCTTTGTCTCGGTACGCAACACAGCGGCCCACACAGAAAGGCCTTTTGGATGAAAAAGAAAAAGAAAAGAAGAAAAAAAGAAAAGGGCCAAACAAAAAGAATGCGCAGGTTTTTGTTTTTAAAAAAAAAGGACACGGCGTGGACACCAAAGACGACGGCGAGCGAGGGTGTGCGCCCAGTCACTCGGTCAGTGTCGCACGGGCGATTGCGGCCCGCCGGCAGAGACCATTTTTTGTTGTGGCTGGTGATCGCGCGTGAATTGCGCGGCCACTGCACTTGTCCAAATTCTAAAAAAAATGGCTACAAAAAACACTTTCATTTTTTCTTTTCTTTTTTACAAAAAAAGGACCCAACCATTTACAAAAAAGAAGAAGGTGTTGGCGTCGCCTTTTGCCGTCTCTTTTGTCTTTTGCGTCGGTGGATGCGGCCCGTCTTTGCAGAGAGAGCACGCACCGGCGAGCGCCTTAGCAAGTACAAAAAAATAAAAATTTGTCGCGCGGTCTTGGCGTCTGGCATTGGTCTGCCGCTATTGGACAAGGGCCCCCACAGGACCTGGGCTCGATAGTCTTTTTTGGCTGTGCGCTGCGGCCACGCCGTCCCCCCGACAGGAGCCGACCGCCAAAATCGATGCAAGGAAAATGAGGCTTGTTGGCGCTCACAAAAACAATCGCGCTTTTTTTTGCAATAAAATATCAACCATAGGAATGAAGAGACGCCTTTTTTCCTCTTTTGTGGCTGTCGCTCGACAAGAACGGGGCAACTTTCGGCGCAATGTCGTTGTTGTTGTTGCCACTGTTGTCATTGTCGGCGTGCATCGGCAGCAAAAACAGCCAGCGCGTCGGCCTCATAATCGACCAGCACGGCGCGGCCCTCAAAGGCGCAATTGCCAATGAGGCATGTGCCGTCGGGGGCACGGTTCATCCATGCGGCCAGGTCGACCTGTGTGTACTGGACACGGAGAGCCACGCTGTTGCTATTGTCATCACCATCGTCGTCGCCGTTGTTTTTGTTGTCGTCGTTGTCGTTATTGTTATTGACATTATCGGTGCCATTGTTGCCATCGACATGGTCGTTGCTCCCGTTTTCGCTGGCGACACTGCTCACCCGGTCCGCCGGGTTGGTCCAACGAAACTGTACCTCGTGCGGCGGCGACGTGTGCACGTAGGCGTCGCGCGTCAGGCGTAGGCGCACTGGCGCGTAGGATCATAGCCGCCCAGCACGAGGGCCAGCACGGGTGCCTCGGACGCCGGGATGTCGAGCGCGCCGGCAGCCTCGGCGGCGAGCACGGTGCCGCGCGCCCACAGCGGACACGTGCGCCACGAGGCCGGGCCGGCACGCGCCAGGGCTCCGACGACGTCTGCGCGAGTCTCCTGATCAAAGTAGCACGCACGCACGCCCACGTCGATCACCGCCCATTCGGGACCGACGAGGGCGAGTCGCAGCGTGGGCGATTCCGGGGTGACCGCCACCTCGATGCCGAGCAGCCGCACGAGCGCCGCCGTGCGCGCCAGGCCGGTGATGCGCTCGTCGCCGGCGGCAACCACCTCGGGGTGGTCAGGCGTATAGAGGCGCACGAGTGCTACGTCTGGATCAGACACGGGCGCGGCTAGTCCCATGGCGATGGTCGTGCTCTGGGGCACCGCACGCATGTCCCACAACACTGACGGCCGCGCCACAGCGCCGTCGGCAACCAGACGCGCCAAGAGGCTGTGCGGGCCATTGCCTGTGCTGGGTCGCGCCACCGACACGATCGACGTGTGGGCCTGTGCTGCGCGATGGGCCAACTGCGCGCCCGACAGCGTCGACAGCCGCACGCGGTCGGCACAGAGGAATTCAATGCCGACGTCGGTTTCATTTTGGCGCGGGCGCACGACGCCGCCGCCCACGCTCAATGTACGTGGCCTATAGGTCGTGCCGACGGCGTGGCACACGGTTGGCCACGCGCGGCGCGCACTGGAGCGGCTGCTGGACCTTGCCGTGTCAACGTCCAAGGCGGCATCCGCAGGCATGTGGGCGTCGTCTGTGGCATTGGATGTCGTCTGTGTAGTTGCCGCGGCAAGACATGGAATGTTATAGTTGGCGCGCGTGCCTCTGATACGCTTGGAGGCCGCCGGGCCGATGATGTTGTGAGGTGACGACATGGCCCAGTTGGCGTGGACGCGCACGCCGTCGATCGTCAGCGGCGCCATGATGCATCCTGTCGCGCGGCAGTAGCGCACATCCGCAATGACCACCACCGCGCCGACGGCGCGCTCGGTCGCGTTGTCAGAGCGCCCCGTGTCTCCCTCGTCGGCCGTCGTCGGAGCGCCATCGTTGGCCGTCGTTGCTATCTCTTGCTGTCCCTCGCTCATTGCTCCCCTTTTTCTTGTCGCCTTACTCGCCCACACCAATCTCTTTGTTTCAGTGTTTTCTTTGTGCGAGGGCCAAAATTTGGAAGGAGGCGGGAAGAGTTGTTGTCGGATGGCAACAACGATTCCCTCTTTGGCCGTGTCGTCCGACCCTTTTACCTCGACGTCGCCGCAACCTTGGCGCCGCCGGCTCCCGCCCTCTCGTGCGCCTCTGTCTTTTTATGTTTTTTTGATTTTTTTTCGAGACAATAAACAATTCTATCGCCAAATAGTGGTGGCGGTGGCGATGCTTGAGGGCGAGCGGCTGGCCTGGCAGAGTTTTGGGTGGACCTTGTTTCTTTCGCGCCTTTTGCCGTGCCGGCTGCGGACCACACGCCGAAAAGGAGAGCCGACCACGGGGCACACCTCGGCGGCCGTCGTCGGCCATCCTTCTCGGACGCCCCGTCTCTGCTTTCGGAAAAAAAAAAAGAGGGAACGGTCGTCCTGCGGCCTGGCCAGGAGCGGGCGGCGGCGGTGTGCACACACATGCACGCGCGCACGCGCACGCATTGGGCAATGTCGTCCTTGGCCCTGCCATCAAGGGCCATTAGATAGATCACGGGGCTACGGCATTGCGCGAGGCCCGCGCAGCGGCCATGGCTTTGGCGAGGATCGACGGCGCGCGCACATGACGCGGCACCGGCAGCGTCGCGGTGGGCACCGCCGCGGCGTTGGTGGGATTGACAACGCCGGCCTTGGCCGACAAGGATGTCGACGCCGAGGACTTGGGCGTCGACGCCGAGGCGCGCGAGGTCGAGGCGCGCGGCGCGGGCGGCGGCCCGGCGGGTGCCGGGATGAACGGCCACTTGACGTCCCTGCAGATGCCCTTCCAGATGGCCTCTTGCTTTTCGAGTTTGTCGCGGCCCTTGAGCAGCGAAAAGTAGGGCAGGTACTCGGTCCACTTGAGCAGTTGGAAAAACTTGTAGAGCACGTAGCCATAGGACAGAAAGTTGATGCGCGTCGGGTCGATGCGCGCCTTCCACTTGGCGTAGGGCGCCTGGATGCGCATAAACATCTGCCGGCAATAGTTCTCCTTGGTCGGACCCAGCGTGGGCGCCGGCTTGCCCGTGATGCAGCACCAGATGTACATCTCAAAGTCGTAGTGGTCCTTGAAGGCCTTGGCCTTGAGCGCCTGGCGCACCGTGAGGGTCGTGATATCGTCGATCGATGTGATGCCCTGCGCGGCGTGCCACTCCATGACCGAGTCGAGCACGTGCTTGGTCACCTTCTTGCTGCCCTTGCCCTGGAACATCTTGAGCCGGTCCTCAAAATGGTGCGCCTTCTTGGGGTTGTTGGAGAGGAATTCGACCTCGTCGCCATAGGCCATCGACGCCGTCGTGGCGTCCATGTACGGGTAGCCGGCGCGGCACTCGGGACACGTGAGCAGCGCGCCGTTGACCGACAGCAGGAGCGGCACGGCGCACGTCGGGCACGCGTCGTGCTGCACGATGTGCATGGGCGGCGCCTGCTCCTCAAACTCGGCCCGGTACTCGCGCAAGAGAGCCGCGTTCGAGGTCGTCGTCGTCATTGCCGTCGGCGTCGCCGTCGTCGTTGGTGCGGTCGGATCCAGTGTGCTACCGGCGCTCTCGGCCGCAGCGTCGGGCGCAGCGCGACAAGGTCTCTTGCAGCGGTTGGACGCGTCCGGCGTTGCGGCTTCGCGCTGGGCGTTGGCACGCGCCAGGCTCAGGTAGCGATCGACGCGCGCATCAAAGGTAGCGCGCTCCTGGCCCGACTCGATGTGCGCAATCGAGGCGTCGAGGGCGTCGGCCTCGCGTCCCGTGCTCTGCGCGCGTCGCATTGTGGCGCGGCACGTGGCCAGCGCCGCAGCCTGCTCGCGAAGCGCGGCGACCGAGGCGCGCATCTCGGGCACGCGCGCCTCCTGCGCGGCAAAGGCCTCGCGACGGGTGGCGATGGCCGCCTCAAGTTGGGCCAGCGCGTCGGCCTCGGGCGTCGACGGCTCGCTCGGCTCGGCGGGCGTCTTGCGCTTCTTGCTCGTCGCTGCCCCCGCCGTCGGGCCGCCGCCCTTGGCCGGCGGGCGTGATCTGCTGGTGGTCGCCGCTCCGGCACGCGTGGCAACACCCGTAGCGATCCCCATCGTTGCTGGTCGTGCACGTGCCTGCGCGTATGGGCACCCGCGGTTCCCTAGACCGCCGTTGCTCTTGGCAAAAAAAAGGGCACGGCTTCCTTTGGTACTTGCGCGCGCCGCTTTTTTTTTGCTTGTCGGCAGTGCGCGCCGTCAATGGGCCGTGTCGGCTCGCCTCCCTCTCTTTTTCTTTTGTCGTGCACGCGCTCTCTCCGTGCGTCTGCCTTTTTTTTTCCTTTTGTGCGTGCGCACTGCAGGGCGGATCGCGCGGCGGTGGCGGTGACGACGGCACCAAGAGCGTGGTGGTAAAAATAGAAGCGCGCGTGCGTACCTAAAAGCGGCGGGTCCGGTCGGTCCAAGATGGCGTCGGTGTGCTCCGTATGGTTGTCGTGGCTGCGGTCGCAGATCCCCGGACCGGCGGTCGCGCCTCCCCCCATCCCCCTCGCGAGTGGCCGTTTCTCCCCGCGCGCCGTTTCCCCATCGGGCGCTGCGTGGCTGCGCGCCTTTTTGGAAAGGGCGCACGGCGTGCGGTCGCGTTTTGAGGTCGCGTCTTTTGGAAAGACGCCCCGCCTCTTTTGCGCGCGCGCCCATCCGTCTGCTGCTCCAGTTTTTTCATTTGCATTTTCTTTTTTTTCCTCCCCCCCCCCCCCACCTCCACCAATTTGCAGTTGATTGACGGTGAAAAAGGAAAAGAAGGGGAAAAAAAGGGAAAGGGACGCCAGGTGTTTGGCCCGCCTTTTTTGCCTGTTGCCTTTCCAGAGAGGGTGCACCGTGGCGCTCGTCACGTCAGCGCCAATTTTGCATGGAGGTCTTTGCGCCCGATCCCGTGGACGAAATGGCAGCGCGCGTGCGTGCTCGCTGGTCGGCCACCGACCGCCGTCGCGCCAATGTGGCATGGTGGTGCGCCGACACGGCGACCGTGCCCCGCACACCGCCGACCGTGCTCATGGACGCGCTCGCCGGCGAGTTTGACGCCTATGCGGCCCACCGACGCACGATTGATTGTGCCGTCACGCTCCCCGATCCAGCATGCGAACAAGGAGGGGCGGTGCTACAGACCCCCTTAGACGCGGTGACAACAGCCCGACCGTCCTCTGGCCTGACGACACGACCGCGCACTGACCACGCGCGCCTATGGGTCGCGTTGGCCATGGGAGCCGTCGCCGTCCTGCTCGTGCTCCTCTTGGTGGGCCTCGCCCTGGGACCCCTATGGCGTGCGCGGAACCAGCCCGATGCCGCCCAAGACGACGGCACTGGCGACGACGAGGACAATGGCATCGACGACGCGGCACCTGGCGCATTGCCTGCCGCCACAATCGAAAGCGCACAAGCGAGTGGCCCGTAGGCGCCCTGGAGGTCGTCAAGTCCCAAAAAACCAACAACAACAACAACACACAATAAACGAGAAACAAGACCAAAAAAAAGAGGAGGGGCCAAAAGAGGACGACACAAGCCGATGAGGAAATACGGTATTGGTGACTGGGGCCGGCGCTCGATAGAGCGTCGAAATGTGCGAGCGACGACGACCGTCGTCTGCCGCTCGGCGGGTGCCTGTGGCTTCATCCAAGAGCGACGTGCCGGCCAGTGCTGTCAGGATCGGCGTCGGGAGCGACGAGGTGGAAAAAAAAAGACCCCTGGCTCGATGGTAAGAGGACGGCGACAGCAAGGACGCCCCAAGGGACGACGACGACCATCAGCAGCAGCACCACCACCGTTATCAGGGCGTACCGCTAACAAATCAAGGCCACCGTTGACCGGCCCAGACGGACACGAGTCGATCACCTGCACACACGCGCACGACCCCCTCTCCCCAACCGGTGCGATAGCCATGGCACACAGCAGCGGCTCACGCAAGCGAGGCGCCGACGAGGCATTTGCGCGCGATTCGCCAGCCACTGGGGACAAGCGTGCGCGCACGACGGCGACACCCGAATCTGCAACCGACGTGTCGGCGCCGCCACCGGCAGACGGCCGACGGTGGTTTACCGACGGACGGCGCCTCGGCCCGCCCGCCACCTACAACAAGTACCTGAGCGTCATGGCGGCCGTCAAGACCCTGGGCATGAAGGAGAAGCGCGAACTGTTTAAACTCATGCGCGAGGGCGTCGTGGGCAAGCGCGGCCGCGTCACCGAGCACACCTTTATCCCGCGGTTGGGCGTCACCATGGGCGAGTTTGCGCTCTTTTACGTGCTCATCGACAATCCGCGCGCGCCCTCTTGACCCCTTGGGTGACCCTTTGGGTTGTCGCTTTTCTTCCCCCCCCTCCCTCCCCTCCTTTTTCCTTGATCCCATATTTGCAATACAACTTTGCGCCGTCTGCATGAGTGTTCATGGCCCCGTTTTTTTTTCGACGCGCCCTTTTTCGTCGGGTGGGACGCACGCCACGGGCGCCCCCCCCCAATACGCCGGCAAAAAACACAAAACCCAAAAAGACAAAACCCCAGACTTTTTGAAAAGAACCAATGACAACAAATGGTTGTTTCTTGAGGCGCACCATGTTGTGCCCCTCTTTTTTTTTGCCTGGCGCCGGCCGCCCTTGCCGTGGCTCTGTTTTTGTGGAGGGTTTTTGGTTTTTCCGCGCACATTTTTTCGTGGTGCCTTTTGGCGCAAGAGCGCAGTCGGCACGGTGGGCGAGCGCACAAGAGACCGTCGCCGGACGGGCCGGGCCTCGCGAGGCGTCAGAGGGAAAAAAGGGTCCATCGCCACGCCTCTCCCTTGGACTCCCCCCCCCGCCTGCCGACGCCACTTTGAAAAATCCCTCTTCTTCTTGTGGGCCTCGTTGCATTTAGGATTTGCACAAGGCGAACCTAGGTAACCCATCCGCCCGGCGCCTCTGACTCCCTCCAGCCTCTGGGACACGGCCGGTGGCGATGCACAGCAACTATGGTGGGGGCTCGTGGCGCGCGCCGCCCACGAGCGGCGGGTCCAAGATGGCGGCCATTCATCAGTGCCTTGACGCCATGCGCCCGCTGTCACCGTGCCCCACCTTTGCGCCGGCCGTGGTGGCACCCACCATGGCCGCCCTCGATGCCCTGCCCGAGCCCTTTTGTCCACAGCCCGTGGCTCCCGTGGCGTCCCTAGCGCCCGTCGTCCACGCTCAACCGCCCATGCCACCGTGTGAACCGCCACCGCCGCAGGTCGCCGTCGTCACATCGACAGCGTCGTGCCCCACGGCGACGGCTCCAGAGACGACCGCACGTGCGGCCGCGTCCGAGCGCGCCGCGGCGGCATTGCGGAGCCCGGCACTCTTGGCCCTCGCCACCGCGATCGTCGTCGTGTTGGTGCTGATCGTCGTGGCCCCGCCGTTTGTCCTGCGGAAGCGGGGCGGCGTCGGGTCGCACACCGATCCAGCGTGCCGCTGGTCAAAGCCGCGCGCTCAGGTCGACCCCGTGCGTCTGCTTGTCTGGGGCCTGCTCGCGGGTGCGGCAGCATTTGCCCTGCCGCTCGCCATCGATCGTGTCATGACGCCGCCCTCGCCGACAAAACCTGCAGCGCGGCGACCTCGCAAGGGCGCCTAGTCTTTTTTTTTGTTTGTTTGCCTCTTCTTTCTTTTTCTTTCTAAGAAAAAGATTGGCTGCCCTTGTCGCCTCAATGACACCTCTCCCCCCCAATCCTTCGCCCTCGAGCCCCCCTTTCTTGTTTCTTTCTTTTTTCAGATTTTTTTTCGATTTTTTGCTCGTTGGGGTTGCGATAGGGGTGGACCGCCGCGAGTTGCAGCGACAAAGGAGCATGGCCCGTCGGTCCCTCGTGCGCTATGGATTCGCCCCAAAAAAGAAGAACGCCCAGGGAAAAAGAATGGCAAAAGGAACAAATGGGGAAAAAAAAGGGTGCGAATGGCGCCGACCTGGCAAATACGGCGGCACATGTGGCTCACGACTCTGGCCCAAAAAGGCGGCTGGCCCAAAAAACGGCGGGCCTCTTTTTTTTCTCTCTCTCTCTCCTCTCTCTCTCTCTCAAATAAATGTTTTTGGTGCGCCTGGTCGGGTCGGATGCGCCGACAAAAAGGCTCGGGCGCCATCTTGGAAAGGCTCCATTTGTCGCGGGCTCCTTTGTCAGAGAGGACGAAAGGGCAGGGGCGAAAACAAAAAAGAAAAGAGTAAAGCAACAAGCGCCCGGCTGGGATTGCGCGCACGTGCTCGGCCCAAGTCGTCCCTCGTGTTTGATCCCACCGCACAGAGAGAGGGGAAAAGAGTGGAAACATGGCGGCGACAGCAGCAGCAGCAGCGCGCGGAGCTCACGATGCCGCTCCTGCCAAGCGACGCCGCATCCAGGCCCGACCCCGACGGACGCATCGCAGGGCGCGCCGGGGCCGAAGGTGGCGGGAGCAATGTCAGCGGCGGCAGTGCAGATGGCGGGTCGTCCTACTACCAGATGTTTATGCGGGCCATCCACGCCGGCGGCCTCCACGGCGGCATCTTCCGCGATGAGGCGCCGCTCACGCTGCTCCGGTGTATGGAGCGCGCCGCGCACGAATGCCTCGCCCACGTCGACGACGCCCTCGTGCGCAAGGGATTCGTTGGCCATGTCTACGAAGAGGCACTGGGCCGCGCACTCGACACCTTTGGCGCGTGGACCGGCGCCATGCTCGACGAGGAGACCCAGCGCATTGTCGACGCCCATCCGCAGGTCGACACGGTCCTGTTTCGCTCGGTGTGCGCCGCCTACGTGCGCGAGGTGCACGCCGACATCCTGCGGACGGGCCAACGTGCCAGCATCCGCTTGCCGGTCTTTGGCGACTTTGTGCGCGAGTTCTTTCGCCACCTGGCGAGCGACCCCTACGTGCGCTCGGCGGCCTACTTTGACCGCACGCGCCTCGCCGAGCGCAAGTTGGTGCATGCCGACGCCGTGCGTGCCTCGTTGGAGCAGTGCATGCGCAACAAGGTCACCTTTGTTGCCGCGCCGCCGCCCACCCCCACGGCCACATCATCGACAGCGTCGACCTATGCGACGTCGCCCGTGTCAACCTCGTCGACGACGTCCTCATCATCGTCGACGTCATCGTCATCAACATCGACCGCGTCATCGGCGTCGTCCACGCCGTCGACAGGATCGGCGTCTGCTCAGACGCCGTCAACGTCCACGCCGACGCCCAGGGCGGCACCGTCGGTACAGGCTCCCTCTGGGTCCTTGGCAGTGCGTGGATCCGACACGAATGGCACCCTTGGCCTGCACGGCGCACTGCCTGCGCGCGGTATGGCATCTGCCGGTGATTCGCCCATCGTCGGCAAGGGCGATTCGATGATACGCCCACGTGAGCGACCGCCGGCCACGCCGCCTCTGGGAGCCCATAGACCGGCGCCCGTGCGCGCCCCTCTGCTCACGGCTCCACCGCGCACCGGACCCACCTTTGCGCCGGGCGACTTTGGTCCGATCGCCAACGGCCGTCTCGAACACGAAGACAACGGCACAACGGGTCGCCAGCGGCCGCAGATTGCTCACGCCTTTGCAGGTCCGCAGGACACGCACCGATCTGACAGGCCACGCCTGGCAGACGGCGGGCGCCCTACGATTGCGCCCGCCGCCTACGGTGCCGCCGTCGGCCAGGACTCGACCATCGACGTGACCTCGGCGACAGACGGTGATCATCGCGATGATGATAGTGACGGATCCTTTGGGGACCATGGCAACACCGGTGACCGGAACCCAGACTTTCGTCAAGGCCTGCCAGCCGCACAGTTGGCGCGCGGGGCCATGGCGCATCGGCGTGACACGACGGGCGCACCGCACATTGGCGCACTGCAGGCGCCGGTGCCCGATAGTGGATGGGGCGCACCCGGACATCGCATGCCCACGACAGGTGCGCCACCCGCTCCTTTGGCGCCGCCGCAGCGGCGTGGCGCCCATGCGCGCCCGTCCATACGCCTGGTCGACGAACTGGCCGCGCCGCGCTTTGCGCCCCAAAACTATGGCGGTGGTGGTAGTGGTGCGCCATCCAGCCGCCATGGTTATGCTTTTCAACAACGACAACAACGACAACAACACGCGGGCGCTTACGGCGCCATGGACCGCAATGGCGACAAGGACCGTCACCTCCAAGACGAGGACGACTATGGCGACCACCATGATCACCACAATCATCATGATGACGACGACGATGATGATGATGACGATGTCAATGATGACGATGAGCAAGACGATGGCGCCATGCAAGACGACAGTCGAGACGGGATCTACGCCAACGACGGGCAGTGGAGCGGATGAGCCAAACTCGCGCCCGACCCAAGCGAAATATGTGTTGACTCTGCTGCCCAAGAGAAAAAAGAAAGACATAGGCGTGCTTTTCCTTATCCCCGCCGCCCTAGTTGGCTTTGTGGCGGCGCCAGCGCGCAGCGCCGCCATAAAGCAACCCGACCAAAAAAAATGGGCACCGAAAAAAAAAGACACAAACAGATGGCAAAAGAAAAAAAAAGGAAAAAAAAATGAATATTGATGGTGCGCGTACGCGCGTGCAGGCCGCCGTCTGCGCCAAGGGAGGGAGGGACCACGTGGCATGGCAAGGTACGCCACGAGGGCAAAGAGAGCCTGCAGCCTTGTTTGTTGGCGCCCTGCGGAAAAAGGCCAACGTGCCGCCGACGCCCAAGAGACACGTGTGTGTGTGTGCGCGCACGCGTGTACGTGGTGACAGGACCGGCGAGGCCGACGCGATAAGGACGGCAAAAGCCTGCAGCAACAACACCAATACTCTCGACGACAATGGCCCATGAAGAAGATGGCGATCAACCCGAGTTGAATCTGCGCAAGTTCAACTGGGAGGCGTTCAAGCCGGACCGCGTCGTGATGCTCGTGGGCAAGCGCGGCACGGGCAAGTCGGTCCTACTGCGCGACCTCCTGTCCCACCTGTCGGTCGAGTACGACGCCGGCGTGGCCATGTCGCCGACGCCCGAGAGCCAGGACATGTTTCGCGAGTTCATGCCCGACTCGTGCGTGTTTGACGAGTATTCGAGCGAGAAGATCGGCGAGATCGTGACCAAGTTGCGCCAGTTCAACCACATGGGCGTCTACAAGCGCGTGTTTGTCCTGCTCGACGACTGCATGTTTGACGCCAGCGTGCTCAAATCCAAGCAGATGCGCGACATCCACATGAATGGCCGTACGTCGCCCTCTGTCTTGTCGTCGTTGTTGTTGTTGTGTGTGCGTGCATGCGTGTGTTCCCCTTTTTTTCTTCCATTGCATTTCACTTTTCTTTTTGGTTGTCGTTGCTGCCTTTTGGTGCTGTTGATGCTGACTTGCGTGTATGGGCCCCGTTGGCAACGACGGTGGCGGCGACTCGGGCGCACGGCCGAGCCGCCTCATTGCCGATACCAACATAAACAATGGCGACTTTTCAACAATAGGCCATCTCAAGATCCTCTTTCTCAACATCGTCCAGTATGTGATGGACGTGCCCAAGGCCATCCGCTCGCAGATCGACTATGTGTTTGCCCTGCGCGAGCCGCAGCGGGCCTATCGCGAGAACCTCTACAAAAACTTTTTCGGCATCTTCCCGACCTACGAAGAGTTCTCGGCGGCCTTTGACGCCTGCACGGAAAACTTTGGCTGCATCGTCGTCGACTCGACGGCCCGAACCAACGCCATCGAGGACTCGGTCTTTTGGTACCGCGGCTCGCCCAACCCGCCCAAGTTTATCCTGGGCAACCGCAACTTTTGGAAGTTGCACTATATGTTTTACAAGGCGCCCGTGCACGCCCTGTCCGACGACGACATCATCCCGGCGCTGGCGCACAAGTACAAGGCCTCCAAGCCCACCGAGGAGCCGTCGGCCGACAAGGAGAAGGAGCGGCCGCGCAAGTCGGGCAAGAAGCGCCGACGCGACGCCATCGTCGTCAAGAAGCGCGACGTCGATGGCGCCATCATCATCGAGGACACGCCGCCCGTGGCTGCTCCGCCGCCGGCGGTCACCTCGACCGAAGCACCGTCTGCGGGCGCGCCCGCACCGTCGGGTCCCATTGCTGCTGCTGCTGTTGGACCCGTCCGGCCTCCCGTCGGTAGCGGGGCGTCATCCCATCACTCGCATCACCATGGACCGCTGCCACAGTCGTCGCATCCACCGCCACCTGATCGCTGCTATCCACCGCCTGCCGCGGGTGGACCTATGGCAGGTCCGCCGGCAATGGGCGCAAGGCCGCCCGTTGCCGGCAACGGGCCTCTCCCGCCTCGTCAGAATACGCCGCGTCCGCCCTTTGAGTTTGGGCCTCCGCGTCCGCCGTCGGCCATCATGGCGGCCGCCATGCGCGCACCGGCACCGCGACCTTTTCCCCAATAAACACTTGTTGCATTTGTGTCCTTGTTCTCGTCGTCGCCACCACTATTTTTTGTATTGAAAAAGAAAAGAGAATCCTCCCCTAAAAAGAAAAACGAATTTTTCTTTTCTGACCATTTGGAAAAAAGGTTGGTTGTCGTGTTATGCGGCGCTGTCATGCCCACGGCCGGCGCACGCCACAAAAAATTTGACCGGCCAAAAAAACCCAAGGTCAGACAGACACCGGCGCACGGTGCACACAGCGCCTCGCCGTTGATTCTTTGCGTCGTCGCAATGTTTTTTTGATTTCAGTTGTTGATTGGCTCACGAGTCCTCTTCCTCAGCACTGGCCGGCCTTGGGTTTGGTTGTCCCTCTTTGTATGTGTGTGTGTGGGTTTTTCTTAAAATTGTTCTAGGCAGGCCGCTCTCTGGCGACGGCACACAACACACAGCCGGTGCCACAGGTCTGCGTGCCTGGCGCCTTGTGATGTCGCCTCTTTTTGTTTTGTTTTTTGTCTTTTTGTTTTTTTAATTTTTCGCAAAAAAAAAGAGAACAAACAAAGAGCGCAAATCGCCTAAAAAAACAATCGGAAAAAAAAGAAGACCGGCGAAAGGGGAGTGGGGTGAAAAAAGGGCGTTGTTTATGCGTGTTTTTTTCGTTCTTTCTTAGCGCGACATCGGGCGGACGCCGGGAGGCGTGCCAAAGGTGCCGCTGCCGACCCTGCTGCCGTTGGCGTTGCCACCAAAGGCACCGCCGGCACCGGCGCTGCCGCCAAAGAGACCGCCAGCGTTGCCAAAGGCGTTGCCGCCAAAGAAGCCGTTGCCGCCGTTGGTGCCGTCGGGCTTGAAGCCCGCAGCGGTGCCCACGACGGCGCCGGCCTGGGGAACGGCGAGGCCCTGGGCGGCGCGGCCCGTGACAATGTTGTAGATAAACTGGTCAAAGGGACCCATCTCCCGGCAGTAGCGCTCGGCAGCGCTCCACAGCAGGCTCCTCTTGATCCGGTTAAAGGTCTCGGGGGTCACGCCCGTGGTGGCCGGCGTAAAGGCCATGTTGGCCACGCGGACGTCGCTGCGCGAAAAGAGTTGGGGGAAACGGTTCTCGAGGCCAAAGGCGCGCAGGAGCGCAGTCATGGTGCGACCATCGGCACGCGCCCTGTCGACCATTGCGAGGAACCACCTCAGTTCCTCCTCGTCGGGGGCACACTCGGAGTGGGACGCGAGGAAGGCCGCCAATTCGGCGTTGATCCGGTCGAGCGTCGGCTGGTCCACGAGCGTGTTGGCGGCGGGCAGGGGCTCGTCGAGCGCCTCGTTGCCAAAGGTGCCGTTGGCGATATCCTGGAGACCGGCCGTGACATAGTCGAGCGCATTGCAGTAGGTGCTGGCAATGTACCACAGCGTCGACGGCAGGGGCACCTCACCGCGGGCGCCCCTCGTGCCGAGGACCTCTGCGGCAAAGACGCCGCCGCCCCAGCGCGACTTGCGCTGAAGATCGGGCAGCGCCGCGCCCAAGGCGCCGCTCTCAAAGAGGGTGCGCATGGCCGACTGGATGTCCTCCAGGTTGTAGCCGAGTTGGTTCACCGTGGCCAAAAAGCCCACCAGCGACTGACGGGTGAGGTTCGGGCAGTCGCTGTGCTCCTGGAGGAACTCTTCGACGGCCTCTTCGCCGGTCGCCGAAATGGGCGTGCCGGTCGCAAAGCCGCCGATCCGTCGTCCGCGCGGGGGACCCGCCGCCTGTGCGGTGCGCTGTGCCGGCGCACGTGCCTGCTGCGTGGCCAACTGCAAGAGCGCCGCGTCATTGCCCTCGCCAAACCGGAGGGCGCCTGCGTTGCGACCGGTACGCCGTTGGCCAGCGTTGGCTGGAGGCGCGCGCGAACCCACGGGCAGCCCGTCCTCGCGGCCGCGACTGCGCTCGCGACCAGTCTGTTGCTGGCCGGCGACCTGCTGGTTGGCGAGCGACTGCAAGAGCGCCTGCTGCTGCAGTTGCTGAAACTGCTGCTGTTGCAGTTGCTGCTGCTGCGCGCTCCGGGCCTGGTTGAATGCCGCCGCCGACGCCATGTGTTTCTAGAGACGAGTTGACGAAAAGAAAGTGGCGGGGAAAGGTTTTTCGGAGAGAGGCGACGCGGGTTTCCGGGCGACCGTCAAAAGGGTGGTGGCGATGGAGGAGGAGGAGGAGGCGGTCGCGGTGGCTATGGGGAGGCCCTGTTAATCCGATGCGTGCCGCTTTCGGCGACCGCCCGGTCGTCGTCTGTCGGCCCCGGCAGCGGCGGACTCGTAGCGACGCCGCGGTGCCGCCGCCGCACCAAAAAGAAGAGGCATCCCCCCTCTTACGTGCGCGCGCACACACACACGACAACGACCTACCGAAACAAAGAGTTTTCTTTTTTCATGGCGGTTTTTTATTTTTTCTTTTACTCCCTTTTGAAATCTTTTTCTCGGTTGGTGCGGCTTTGAGCATGCGCGCCTTGTTGCGCAGCGCGCCCGACTCGATAAACAAAAGAGAGATCGACAAAAAAGGTTGGGATGGGTTCGTCGTACGTGCTCGCGCACGAGGCCAGAGACACCGCAGGTCTCAATTCCACCTTTTTGTTTTTTTCTTTTCAAAAGGGGGAAAAATGTGATTGGGCGCCGCGAGGGAGAAAGAGGGAAACACAGGAGAAAAAAGATCACGAGGCGAGGGCGCGCGTGACGCGCTCGCCGATGGCACCGTCCCCGCTGCCCACGCCGGCGGCAATGGCGTCGGCGAGCGCCGCACGCGACGCCGGGTTGGCAATGCCCGCACGCGCCAAGGCGGCATCGAGCACGGCCGGTGAACGGGCGCTGCGTGCAAGACGCTTTCTCTGCGAGCGCGACAAATGCAGCGGCGGCGGCAGCGGGTTTGCCTGGCCAGCAGGCGCAAGGACGTCGCCGGCGGGCGCTGTATCGGTCTCTTCTGCTTGGGTTTCGGGCTCGGGTTCGGTCATGTGACGTGCCTGTCGTCGGGCTCCGCCGACACGCGAGGTGCGCATGGCCGCCATGCGCGCTCGGTAGGCGCTGCGCAGGTCGCTGCTGCGCTCGGCAGCGCTCTGACCAGCCTTGCCCTGGGCGCGCGCACTGTTGTGTGGTGGTAGTTGTTGTTGCGGCGCCGGTGGCAATGGCGGAGAAACCGCGGGCAGGCCAGCAGCCGCGGTTGCTCCTGTTGTCGCCGCGCCATCTGCCCATCCGGCCGTCGGTTTGGGTTTGCGCACGGCCAGAGGACGGCGTGCAGGCCTCGCCTCGCTCGCACCGCCATTGTCCTGGCCACCGTTGTTGTTGTCGTTGTCCTGCATGGTCCCGCCGAGAAGAGACGGTTTTTCTTAACTTTGTTGGCGCCGCCTTTTTTCCCTCTCATGGGGGACCGACGGCGACACGGGCACAGTTGCGGCTGCGACGACTGATCTCCACGATATACGGCAAGGGAGGAAGAGGAGGAGCACGGGGGACAAGTTGCGCTGCGTCCCCCGCGCCACCAGGAAAAGGCGAGGCCACCGCACGCCGCGACCGGCGTCAGCAAAAAAAAGAGAGAAAAAAAAGAAAAAACAACCTCTAAAAAGGCGCCACGAGTGCCGACTCGCGAGGAGGGGCGCCAGCGCAGACTATAGCGCAAGGAAGGAGTGGAAAACAACTGGAAAAGAGGGCAGCGACATCAACGCGAAATAGCGTTGTTGGATAGCCATGCGGCGCGTGCTGGGCAGGGGTGCTGCGCCCAAACCGCCGCCGCAACCACAGTCGCCGCAGCCGGCACCTACTACGGGCCGGATGAATGCATGGCAAAAACGTGCCGTGCGCGTGGTGGGCGCGGTGGTCCTCGTTGCTGTTGTTCTCAGCGTCCTCTTTGCCGCCATACGGGCACGCACACGGCAGGCCGCACGTCGAGCGCGCTTGCGTGCGCGCTGTCGCTCGACCGACCCCGACGCCGTGCGCCGCACCATCTTTGTGTCTGTCGTGGCGCGCGGGTCTCGCGACGTGCGCGCCGCGATGGCGCTCATCGGGGCGCTTTTCGACCGCGCGCGCCATCCGGCTCGCATCCACGTCGGCCTGTGCCGCGCCGCGCCCGGTGATCCGCCCGGCGCTCAAAAAGACATGGCCAACATTGGAGCGAGCGGCATGCGCGTTGGCAGTGCCGTGGTAGGTGATCATAATAACAACAGTGATGATGTTGACGATGATGATAATGACGATGATGGAGACGACGGAATGGATATCATTGCAGCCTACCGGACAGCTATCCCCATCACGACGGACAGTTTGAGGCCAACGTGCGCGTGCTCACCGAGGAGCCGGGAGCCGCGCGCGGCGCCGCCAACGCCATGCTGCTCGTCCGACGCCACCTCTACCGCGGACAGCGTTACTATGCGACGGTTTCTGTTCATTGCCGACCGTGTCACGGGTGGGATGTGGCCGCGCTGGCCGATCTCGATCGCGCGGCGCTCCACCGCGCGGCCGCAGTGCCCACGGGGCCGACATCGCGCAAGGTCATTATCACCATGCGCCCCGACGACGAGGACGACCAACTCGATGATCCCGACGATGAAGAGGAGGACGATGCCAATGATGACGACAACAACACAGACTATGGGGTCGCCACAGATACGCGCGCCAATAATGTTCTTGGCGGGAGCGACCTTTTACAATCCGCGCACGGGTCGGGAGAGGCCAGCAAGCCGGCGGCGGCGCGTCGAGGCCTCTTTATGCACCGTCTGCGGGCAAATGGCCAACAACGGCGGCGACAAGCGCACGCCACAGCAGGGACGCCAAAGCCACGGCGCCCCCCCACCTTTGGCGTCTTTGAGACGTGGTCGCCGCGCGGGTTGCCCGTCGTGCGCACGCGCGCCTTTCGCCACGCACCTGTGCGCCCCTTTGGCACGCCCTTTTGGCACTCGGCCTTTTCCCTGTGCGAGGCGTCGCCGCTGGTCGGCATGGACCCGTGGGACCCATGGTATGAGCACCTGACTATGGACGGCGCCGTCGACTGGTGCACGACCGTGCGGTTGTGGACGCACGGCTGGGACTTTTACAGTCCGACCCGTGCACTCGTGCGACGCACGCTTGCGCGGCGCGATTTTGACGCCGCGCCCGAATCACCCGCCGACATTGCACCCGCGACACGGCGCGAGCGCGAGGGGCCTATGTGCGCGCGTGGACGCTGCTCGGCATGGCGCCGCCGTGGCATGCACGCATCGAACCCTATGGCCTTGGGACGGCACGCCCCGCCACCGAGTACGCCCGTCTGTCGGGCATTGACTGGCTCGACCGGCGTGCCGACGCGCACGCCTTTGTCGGCATGTGGCCGACGCGTGGCGCCACGCCGACCGAACCGGCGCGCTTTGACGAGCGCGAGGTCGCTGCCAAGTATGGTTCGTGGGCGCGCTTTCTCGACGAGACCGACTATCGCGGCGGGGCTGCCGTGCAGTGGTGACGCCTGCCCATCGTCGTCATCATCATCATCATCGCCACGACCATCACTATTGTTACCATTGTTACCATCGTTATTGTTGCCATTGTTACAATTATTCCCATTGATTGCCTTTCCCCCGCTCTGTCGCTGACGCCGCCTTTTTTTTGTGAGAGAGGCGGTCCTTTGCGATCGTCTTTTGTCAGCCTGTGCTGCAGTGCTTGCTTATGGTTAGCCGACCAGTAGTCGGCTAAGGGCCTTAGTCGACCGGTTAACCGCGGTTTAGTCGGAATGTACGGGATTCATGCCGACTGAACAAAGCAGAATAAAAGGAAGAAAAATCCCGACAACGACAAAGAGACGTGCGCGAATCGAACTCGATTTATGCATTCCGATTCAGGAGCGAGTGCGAACCCGAATGCGAGTGCGACCGATTCGTACTCGCAGTCGCATTCGGGTCGAAATAACTGGTTTTATCCACTATTTCCGTTTTCGTATTCCCTTTTGTGCTGTTTATTGACGCGCGGTTCGATTCCCGCCAGTGCCGACTAAAATCGCAGTTAACCGACCATTAGTCGAAAACGAAATAGCCAGTTAGTTGAATCTGACCGGTTAATACCCGCAAGCACAGGCTGTGCTTCCTTGGGCCCAGCGCATCCTTGTTGGCTCCAATCTAGTCTCTCTTTCGAAACAAAAGAAACACAAGAAACAAAAAGTTGGACGACGGACCCATTGACCTCAAACCGCCCCTTTGGCGTCGATCTTTTTTTTCTTTGTACGAAAGAAAGCGCCGCTGCTTTGGACGCCTTTACCTCCTGTGGCGAGATTGTCTGTCTTTGAGGCTGTGTCCTTTTTTTTTAAAAAATTTTTTTCGTTGGGGGGAAACCGCGTGTGATACACAGCGCGCACACACATACGCGAGGCCACACACGACGGGTCCCTCGATAAAATAAAAAAGAGGAATTACTCATGGCGACGGTGAGGTCTGAGCGGGAGCAGCGGCGCCAGGAGCGGTCGGAGCGAGCCGGCTCTGGAGAAAGCGCTCCCAGCGCGACCCGCCCATCGCCTCGGGATCGGCCTCGTCGGCGATGCCCGCCGCAGTGTCGGCAGCGACGGGTGCGCTATAAGAGGGCATCCCGCTCGGCGCCGCGCGCGTGGTCCCCAAGAGACTGATCCCGCGCTCGGCTCGCCGCTCGGCGTCGCGACGCCCGGCCGACGCGCTGATGCCGTCGACGCCGCCGGCGCGGCAGAGCGCGCCCGGGTGTTCCATATGTGGGTCGTGGGGTGGCAATCCGCGCAGATTAAAGGCGCGCGCAATGCGGTCATGGGTCTCGCTCTCGGTGCCGTCGTCCTCCTGATCGGCCAACACACACAGGTCGATGGCGCGCGACTCCTCAGCCTCTTCCTCAACCTCCTCGCCGTCGTCATTGACATTGAAAGCGCCACCAACGGCACCGTTGCTGTTGGCGCCTGCCATGCTATTGAGGGCGCCCGCGCTGCCACGATGCTGCCGCGCGCCCTTGTCAAGGCCCTCTAGACCGAGCAGGGCCTCGGGCGTCGCCTGCGAGTCAGACGGCATCTTGGCAGCAGCAGCAGCAGCGTCCGTGGCAGTCTTGTCGTCGTTGTCGGTATTGGTGGTGACACAGGGCTCGGACGCGATGAGCCGCTTGATGGCACGTCCGACCACGTCGACGGTCTTGCACTCGACCATCATGCCCCATGAGATAAAGGGCGCCTCGACGATGGCGTGGTACTGGCGCTCGGACACGGCCTCGATGTCATCGGGGTCGACGGCGCCGCCAAACTTGCGCAGGCAAAAGCGCGGCGGCGCCGGGCTCACGAGACCCTCACGGCCCCACACCTCGGCGGCCATCTTGTGGATGAGCACGAGCACGTGCGGCGTGTCGTAGACGCCGGCCCCGTGGTCCAACTGGTAGGCCATGGCGCACGGGAACGAGCAAAAGTTGCCCCACACGGCATATGTGCGCGTGCGGCTGTCGTAGGCCCGCGGCAGCGGCACCCGTCCGGCCGTGCACTCGCGATCGCAGTGCATGCACGGGCCGCTCGCGCGAATGTCGAGCGTGTTGCGGTAGACAGTGGCGCGCGACGGGTCCGGACACGGCACCGAGCCACGCTGGATGAGACAGCGCTCGCTGAGCGGATGCAGGTAAAAGACGTCGTCGCGGCGCATGAGCGCGTGGCCCATGTTGACATGCATGAATTCGCGTGTGTCGGGCTTGGCCGCGTCGCCATAGAGGCTATTGAGGCTCAGGGTCTTTTGGTGGGCGCGCCGGGCCGCAAGGGCGTCGGCTTCGGTCTCGATCGTGCCGGCGGCGGTGCCCGCGCCACCAGGTGAAGCGGCAGCAGCGGCGGCCGCCGCGGCCGCCGCTTCTTCGATTTCTTTTTTACTGCGACGGCCGCGCTTGCGCGGCACCTTGGTCGTTGTCGTCGGATCGGCAGCGTGCTTGCGCTTGTCGCCGACCAAAGAAGAAGGCCCGATCGGCTCGTCCATCTGTTGCTTTTGCGCCCCTCGGTCGGTCATCTGGCTGCGCCTATCTCTGTCTGCGCCTGCCTCCTCTTTTTCCTTGTTGTTGTTGTTGTGTGCGTGTGCGTCAATGTGGACTCCCTGATGCAGGCGACGCCACCGACCTTTCTTGAAACAAAATTATATCTACAAAAAAAGGAGAAAAAAAATAAAAACACAAAAGAGGGCGCCGAGGTCTGGGCGCGCAAAAAGACAGAGGAACAAAGAGGCCACGGCCAAAAGAGAGACGAGGACGCGAGGACAAGACGAGGCGTTGGCGCGGCGCTCCAAAAAGACAGCGCCCAACGCCTGTCGCCATCGAAAAGGGCCAACAAAAGAGAGCGTCCCCCGGCCAAGGCGCGTTTTCCAGGGACCCCAACCATTGTCGCAGCAGGGCACTGGGCCTTGCTCTCACCCAACAGGCTTTCGCCATCGACATGCGCGCACCCTCTTTTCGCTCCCGTCTCGGGTCAGAATCAATTTGCTTTTTGTCTCGTGCGCGACCCGGTGGGTTCGTGTGACCTTTTTTTTTTCTGGGGGAGAGGGCGGGGCAAAAGAGAGGGCCTCGGCTCGGTTTGCGCCGACAAGGCCGCCCACTTTTGTTGCCATCAGACAATCGCTAAAAGAAAAATAATAAAAAGAAAAATTTGCTTGGTCCTTGATGCCCACGCCTCATTGGTCGTGTTTTCTCCAATCTCCAAAGGAAAAAAAGGGATGGTCAAAAGAAAAAGGTTGTGCAGAGGTGGCGCGTGCACGCGCGTCGGCGGCAGGCGCCGCATGCCAAAGGGAGACAAAAAAAATTGTGGCGGCCCGATATGCACATTGAGCGAGATCACGCACAGACACACAAACAGCGACAGGCGCTTGGACCCTTTTACTGTTTATCCTAATCGGTCTCGTCATCGAAGGTTTTCCTCTTTTTTTATTTAGGCTATCTTTTTCTTTTTTTTTCTGTATTGTTGGTGCCATCCTTTTGTTTTCCGCCCATCGGCCTCAAGGACTCGTTGAGCACAATGGAACACACTCAGTCGTCATTGCCTTTTGGCGCCGACACGGCGCCCCTGCCGGGCACCACCGCCGCGCCTGCCATCAACAATGCGGCTGTCGCTCGGACCGCGTCGAACCGCAGATCTCGACCCAAGCCGCTGCCTGCTAGACCCACACCGTCGATGCTCACGTCGTACATGGTGCCCGAGGGTACAGTCGGCCAGCCGCCGGTCTTGCGGTTTGTCGGCAGCAAGGGCAAGCGCGCAGACACGCGCCGTCGTGCCGTGGCAGCGGCAGCGCGCCCCGATCCTGCCACGCTGCCGGCAAAACTCGGTGGCGGCAACGGCAACGGCGGCGGCGTGACCACGATCACGACACACGTACGCGTCAAGGCCAAGGGCAAGCGCGGGCGTGCCACGGCGCCGCCCTCGTCCGCCGGCGCGCCGCCAGTCCCCGATTATGTGTCGCCCATCCACATGTTTACGTCGTGGTACGATCACGGCGACCATGACCACGACAACTCGGTGAGCGCACACGACGCGTGGACTCGCATGCCGGCGACGTACCCCGACAGGGACGACAAATGGTGTCGCGCCTACTGGGAGCGTGCCTATGCCAGAGAGGCGCACAAGGCCTACACCAAGCGATCGCACTTTGTTGTGGGCAGCGACGGCCGCCGCGTGCGCATCGACATGCCGGCGCCGGGCGTGCCCGTGACGCCCACCGACGAAGAGTTGGCCATGGCCTTTTACTCTGACATCCGGGGTGACGTCGTCGATCCGCGCGACGTCGTCTATGGCCTGTGGGACCAGGACCTGCTCGACCGCTGGTTCCGTCGCTCGACGCGTTGGTGCACGCCCGACGCCGACCCGGTCCTCGACACTATTGTTCGCCGCCGTTGGGTGATGGGCAACCATGCACGCTACCTGTGCGCGTGGGCGCGTCCCGACGTGGGAGTGAATGCGCGCCGTATCGTGCGACCCCGCGCGCCCGTACCATCGCCGTCTGCCGCCAGCAGCGACCCCTTGGCCGTCGCGGTCAAGGATGAGACGGCACGAGCGACCCCACGGTCGCGCGCAGCACAGAGCAAAGAATGACATGGCATGCGACCACCACCCTGTGCCAGAATGCACGCTACGCCGCTGCGATCAAGGCCTATGAGGAGCGGCTCCGTGAGCGCGCCGCGGCAGCGGTCGGTGTCTTTCTCAATCGCATGCGACTCGCTGGGCACGACGAACTGATAGAAATGCTCAATGTTGAGGCGCGGATTGCGTTGTACGCGCTCGGCATCCTGAACGAGCGCGTCGACGGGCCGCGCCCCAAGTCGCCCTGCGTCTTTGGACCCGGCTACTGCATGACGACGCGCGAGCGTCTCATGTCGGTCGTGCCGCCGCCGCCCGTGCGCGGACCCACGACGCAACCGCTGGCGCGTGATCCCGATGCGCGCCGCGCCTTTGACACCATTATGGGCCTCGGTGCCAAGGCCGGCAAAGGCGACAGCGGTTCGACGCCCAGCACGCCGTCGGCGCCCAGTCCGTTGGACGAGGTGCGCGCGCAGAGGCGTGCCGCAGTGGAGAGAGGCGTGCGCGTCAAGCGTCTCATCCGTCGCGAGTGGAACCGTGTCGAGCGGCGCACCCTCCTCGGTGACATTGAGGTGGACCAAGACGAAGACGGTAACGAGAGCGACGATGACGGCGACGGTGATGATTGTGGCGGCGACACTGCCGAGGGCCACCAGGGCAAGGCCGGCGGCAGGGCGCGCAAGCCCAAGCCCGATCCCTTTTGGGCGGGCATCGAGCGTCGCATGCGCCTGTTGGACCTGGTGGACGACTAGGTTGTCATCCCTGCCGTCACCAATGGCTGCTGCTGCTGCTCGCCGCCGCTCTCGGTCTTTTTCTTCCAATCCTTTCCAACCTTTTCTCGACCTCTTTGTGCTTTGGTCGCCTTTTCTTTTTGCAAAAAAAAGAAGGGAAAATGAATGTTTGGAAAAAAAAGATGATTGCAATTACAGCGTGCAAAGAAAAAGGGGGTCGATTTATGGTGGGAAAGGGTTCGGGAGTCGTGCTGTGCAATCTTTTCTTGGTGTTGCCCCTTTTTTTCACAATGTGCACCATGGCGCGCTTGCTCCACAATTAGTTGTTGGCGTGCGGCGCGCCGCGCTGTCCTCCTATCCTGGCGCAAAGTCGGGAGCGTGGGCGGCCGCAGAGGCAATGGACGAAACAAAAAATGCGGGAAAAAAACACGGGCAAGGCAGGCGGCAAAAGGGAATCCACGGCCCTTGGTGGGCGCGCCCGTCCGTCGTGCATGAGCATGGCCGCCCACTTGATTGCGAAAAGACCTCTCCTTCTTCTTCTTTTTCAATAGACGCCGACGAGCGCGCATCCACAAAAGAGCGCCAGCGACCATGGCGAGGCCTGCATGTAGTCGGGCGCAAGAGCGCCGGCGGCCGCCGCAGCCGCCATCGACCCCGCCGGCGCACGCCATCCCGATCCTGCGCGGCGCATAAACAGTCGGGCGACGCCGGTGGCCAGGGCGACAAAGCACGCGCCGTCGAGTGCATTACGCAGGACCCGTGTCTCGGCGCCCGTGAGGCCGGCTGCCGGTGTGGCAAAATCGTCCACAAGGGCGGCGGCAGCAGCAGCGCCGATCATGCACAGCGCCACGAGCGCGCTCGCCCACCGGATGCCTGCCTCCCTGCGTTTCGGGGACCCATGTCGCACACACACACACGCCTTGTCTCTTTCCCTGTGCTTTTTCCTCTTTTTCTTCCTCGGGGCGGCTTGGCATGCGCGCCGAGAGGTCGCAGGTCTCGGCCGTCCTGTCCCAACAAGGAGGCGGCGGGGCGTGCATCCAAACCTCTCTAGGCAGGTCGCCCAGAGGGAAAAAATAGAGGGCGCGGCAGGCCGCATGCACACTCGTAAATAAAAAGGAGAAAGAGACGCCGGTCCAAAGACTGCCGCCGCATCTGCCATTTCCCTAAAGAAAAAAAAAGAAAAAAAAGAGGCACCACAAAACCCGTCTTGGCCTGCCGTCTTTTCCGATTTGCATTGCCATTGTCGGTGGCCACAGGGACAACCACGAGCAGGCGTCCGACGACGACGACGACGCACAACACTGCTGCTTCCGCAGTGTGTATAGGCACGCCTGCCGACACACTCGACAGCCAAGACCGGTCGCCATAACGGGCACACGGCCCATTTGTTTTTTTTTTCCAAAGCCATCGCCCCGTACACACATACACATCCCTTTCTGCGCTGACCCCCGCCCCCGACCAGAAACATGACCGACGGCAAGCAACAAGGCAGTGATGGCCGAGGTCGTCGACGAATCATGCTGTACGCCGCCATCATTTTGCTGGTAGGACTCGTCGTCGTGGCGTGGTGCGCGGTGAGAACGCGACGGTACGTGACGGCGACGCCCGAGCCCTTGGCGCAGCAGACCGGGCTGACCGCCTATCCGTTCCGCACCGGCGACCTCGTGCTCACGAGCAACCGAAACGGGCGCGACGGCCGCGGGCTGCAGTCGCTGGTCGACTGGGCGACGCCCATCAAGTGGGTCACCGGCTCGCCCTTTCATCACGCGGCCGTCGTCTATGTCGAGCCCGACACGCGTCAGGTCCTCTTTTGGGAGATCAACGGCAACGGCACGCGGCTGGCCACCGTGCGCGATCTCACCAGTGGCCGCCCCGATCACGACGTGTTTGTGCGGAGCCTGTCGGCGCCCGTCGACGACGCCCTCTTTGAGCGCGCCATGGCGGCCCAGTGGGAGCATGAATTCAACTTTTTCGCTCCGGCGGCCGTCGTCGCGCGCTTTCTGGGCCGGGCGCGCCGCGACTTTTACGCCTCGTCGCTGATCGACCGAGAAGCGGAGCCGCGTGGGGCGACCAAATCGCACGCAGCGCCCAAGCGTACATGCGCCCACATGGTCGCCGAACTGTACCATCTTGTTGGCGTATTCGACTATGCGGGTGGACGGCGCGGCATCGACCCGGCGGCCGTGTGTGCCGGCGACTTTGCCAGGCCAGCGATCGACCGCCGGGTCTTGCCGCTGGCCGCCGACTATCGATTTGGACCCCTCGTGCATCTTGACTGGTAGCGCGCACAAAGGACCACCCGACATTCTTTTTTCCATCGCTCTTTTTTTTTCCTCATTTGCTTTTTCATCGCTCTTTTTTTTCTCAACAAAACAAAGACGGCATTCAAAAAGAAAAGAGACCGCGGCAACAAGGGCGCCCTTTGCAGCCGCCACCGCCGCCAAAAAGTGCACAGGGCAATTTTACAAAAAAAAGAGGGTTTTGGTCGCACGATCCGATTCGAGACCAAGAATCTTTCGCATGGTAATAGACAATGCGAGTCCTTTTTTGACGGCGCTTGCAAATGGGGCCGTGTGCATAAAAAGGCGACCAACGATATTTGTCCACAAGAGTCGGAGCCTCCGAAGAGGGCGGCTGCCCTTTTTTTAGCCAAGACTCGACGGGCGACTCATCATCAAGGCACCCACCCGATGCCCTTTTTGCGCCTTGGCGGTGCCATCGGATCGTGACCAAGTGTGGACGCTATTGTCATTGTCGCCTTTTGGTGCCACCTGCTCTTGGATGCCACGACAATCCTGACCGCGGTGCGCTCGTCGGCCTGCTTGTCGATGGCGGGGACGCACTCCAATGGGGCAGCGCGCGGTTTGACCTGGTTGCCCTTGTCCATGTTGCAGCATTTTTTTGTCCCCTCTTTTGGTGCTTTCAACTCGGCGCCTCCTTTGGGCGCACACGCCGCCGGCTTTGTCCCTATTTTCCACGCAGCGCGAGAAAAAAAAACAAAGAGGACCAAAAAGCCCTGATCTTTTTGTCGCCGCGAAGCAGCCTGGCGGCGGTGCGCATGACGCCAACAAACCAAGGGCCGACTGTCCGGCGCCTTTTCGTCGCCAGGGCAAATGATGCGGACGACGCAGCCACCAGAGGGAAAAAAGAGGACAAAAAGGGGCAAAAGTTTTTTTAAAAAAGGGCCGTCCGTTTATTCCGACAGAGTGGGGTCATGCAATCGGGCGAGGGCCGCAGCGACCGCCAGGCCGAGTCGCTCGCGCAAGCCGTCGTCGCGCGCATGGCCAACGTCAATGTCAAATACGGGCGCAACCTCGCGCACATCTATTCCGTTGGAGCGGCACAAGAGCGCTGCGGCTGCCACGAGCCTCTGCATGCTGGTACACAAGAGATCAGAGCGGCCCAGCAGGTCGCGTGTCTGTGCCGACTGCCGGGCTACAGCGACAGCCGCTGCGTATTGCAGGTTGCAAGGTCGCTGGATACGGCCGGCGAGGGCCAACAGGGCCGGTGCGGCGCGCACCATCCTATCGTGATGGTCCTCGTGCATAAAGGCACCGTACTGGACATTGGCCCTCAGTGGCGCCGACGACCCGCACAGATCCAAGTGAAAGAGCGCCACCGACGGCGGCGCGTCATCGTAGGCGTCGAGGCGACGCAGTCCGGCGAGTTCCGGTCGTCCCCATTCAATACATTGTGACTGCCACAGGGCCAGCGCCGAGAGACCCATGGGCGTGTCGCCGTGTCGCACACGGGGACACATGACAGACAGCATACTGCGACTACTGTCTATAGTGAGGCGTCGTCTTTTGCCCCTGGCCTCGGTCATTGATGCAACATAGACGGCGGCGTCGCGCATTGTATCCGTCATTGATCGGTCGTCGGTGGTCGTCGTGTTTGCGAGATCGTCGTCAATGCGGCGCGCGACACGCATTTCCAAAAGCGAGCGCTCCGTGGCCGAGTCGGCGGCGGGAGCGGCCATAATGGTCGGCATGGCGCCGTCACGATCGACATGGCGCACAATAGTCGCCGGTCGAGGTGCGTACGATGCAGCGTCGTCGGCGCCGTCATACCGCGTGGAGGTTTGTGTACCTAATTGTTGATGACGCGAGCCGGCATGCGTTCGTGAGTCCGAATCGCGATCGCGCCACCTCGTGGCGTTGGCCCATTCGCGCATGGCGTTGTTCGTATCAGCGTCGGGCGGATCGGTTGTCATCCGTGCGTGGCTATGTGCTGGCGCGTCTCTCTCGTGGCCCCTCCTCTGTTTAGGGCGGTTTTCACTTGTCCTGTCTCAGGGTTGTTGACGTCGTCGTCGTTGTCGTCGTCTATACGCTCGACCTACTATAGACGTTGGGTCACCTTTTCTTTTTTTTTGTTGAAAGTTACCATCGAGCGTGCGCACAACCCTTTCCGCCAAAAAGTTTTTTGCGCGCGCTGCTGCGCACTGGTTTTTTTCTCAACAAAAACGGGGCACGCAGCACAGGCAGGCAAAAAAAGAGGGCAAATCGGGTTTGGCGACTTTTGTCGACATGTGCCAGCGCGACCTTTGTGTGTTTTTTTTTCATCAACGGCTGCCTCTTTGTATATGCCTTTTGTTTGTGGCGGCTGTCCATCGCAGAGTCCCTTTCTGTGGTTGCAATGGCGGCCACCAGCGTCGCCGCCCTCGTGGCCCTCGCCAAGTGCGCACGCGCACGGGAAAAGAAAAGTGCACCCAAAAAAAGACTGCCGTCATGGCCAAGGTACGCTCAGAAAAAAAAGAGAGGAGGGAGGCGAGCGCAAGGGTGGGCGCCATCAAAGGCGGCGCCAAAGAAAAAAGAGGGGCTGATGGACCGACAGCCGTCGCTCGGGGCCAACGGGGCGAAAAAAAGAGCGTCAAGCCTAGGAGGAAACCCAAAGCCGCTTGCGCCTCTGTACGCCGGCCTTTCCTTTTGGGTCGATCACCTCTGCTCTAAAGAGCAGGTCCGGCATCGCGACAACCGCCACCGGCGCCATCGCATTTGGGGGGGGGGGGGGTGATAAACGCACCGCCCTCGCTCGGTGTCGACCGCGCCCATCGCACGCCGTCACCATCCACCACAAGACAGCCATATCGGGGCGCACGTGGCCCTGGCGACGAAACTCGGTCGCGCCAAAAACAGCAGCCTCTCATTAGAGATGACCTCGGCGGCCGGCACCGGCACTTTGCCGACGCAAAGGCGCACCACCGGCAAGCGCTCGCGTGTCTGCAGCGTTGACCAACACAACAACGAGAAGAATGACGATGAGGGCACTGTGCCCGAGCCTCGGACCAAAAAGAGTCGTATATTGCGCCTCTTGCGGTATAGACGCGCACCGTCGCGAGCGTCTGCCCCCGCAGGTGCCAAAGACAAGGACAATAACAGCGACGACAGTGTGTGCACGCCGCCGGCGGCGCTCTCCCCTGAATGTGTGTGCGCGACCCTTCCGCCCGAACTGGTGTCGCTCATCGTCAACGGGTGCGACACCGTGGGTCGTCCCTTTATGCACCCGCGGTGGCGGCCTGTGGCGCGCGCCGTGTGCCGCACTTGGCGCGACATTGTGCAAAATCCGTCGGCGCCAGACGCCGCGCGCATCGCCACCAGCCTCGTCGACCCGCGACCATCGGCACGCCAACTCTGGGTGTCGGGCAGGCTGCTGTGTGCATCTACCGTGGCCGAGCGACTCGCTGCCAACCCCGCACTCGCTCCCGATGCATGGCTGTCGGCTTCACCGAGTCTGCATTCAGACGCGTCGTCGTCGTCGTGGACGCCTCCGCCTCTTTTGGCGGCGGCCGCGCTCGTGGCCTCGGGACGTCCAGACGCGGTCGCCTATGCCTTTTCGCGCCATGTCTCACCGGCCGCCATTGCATGGCTACGTCTGTGGTTGCGACGCGATCGAGACAGCCGAATCACGGGCGTCGACGTGCTGCGGCCGCCAACGCCTACCGACATTGGACCCGGTCCCGACACATGGTGGCTTCCAGGACGGGCCGGCGCGCCGCCGTTGCGCCCGTGGGAAGGCATGCGGCGCGTCGTGGGCGGTTGCGCGCGGGCCGCCTTTCTGGCCATCCTGTTGCGTGTCGCCGCGCGCCATGGCAGCACCGGCGCGCTCGACATGCTGCTCGCTGTCGGCGACACGCCATGCGGCACAGCCGACGCAGCCTTTGACTCGGCCGTTGCCGGCCACACGTCCTTTGTCCTGCGTCTGGCGTCGCTGGTCGCCACCAGCGGCGGCGACCGATCGCACGCCGCCACCGTCTGCTATCACGCATGGTTGGGCGCCGCAGCCGGCGGCCACGTGCACCTCATGCATGCGCTGCTCGACGCCGAGTCAAAGCGCGGGGCATTGGCGACGGCCCTGTGGCGCGGACGATGCCTGTCGGACGGCTCGCCGCGTCACCCGCGCACGGCCTCGCACATGGCCCTCACACACGACCGCACCGGCTACTTTGAGGTGGCACGCGCAAGAGACCCGGCCTACCGCGATACGGCGTCTCTGTCGCCACCGCCGCCGTCCGTGTGCCGACCGATCGACGCCTACTTTGTCGAGGCGCTTCGCATGGGTGCGCTTCGCGTCGCTCAATGGCTCGTGGACGATGTGCGTGCCACGGGCGGTGCTGACAAGGCCGACATTGACGCGTCACTGGGTGCGCTCGCCCTAGGTGGTGTCATCGAGGCTGTCGTCGACGGACGCGGCACGCGCGAACGCGCCCGACGCACGATCGAATGGGTGCGCGATACGCTGGGAGTCGAACCGGGACCGTCGACCTTGGGCGTGCTCGTCAACAGCGCACAGGCCTTTCGTTGGACCCGGCCGGGCAGCGCTGCGGCGCGCGGCCGACTGAATGCCGACCGGTATGCGCGCCTGCTCGACGTGCTGGTCGATGTTGTCGAGGTGTGGCCACAGACCGCCATTGTCGAGGTCGAACGTGATGACGACGACGAGGATGACGACGTCGATGATGATGATGAAAATGGCCACGAGGACCCCTTTCATATGTGTTTGCGGCGAGACGGGGGCGGTTACACCTATGGCGCGTGCGTCGTGCGACTCCTCGTGGAGCGCGTATCGCACGGGCGCATTGCCGGCGACCGACATGGGCGCCGGCACGCACGGCGACGGGCTCTCGGCGCCCTCGACAGGCTGGCCGCGTGTGTTGCCGCAACCATGCCAAAAGGCGACGCCGCTACCTCTTGCGTAGTCCAGCGTTGCACGGATCCGTGGGTCGTCGCCGTGGCGCGCGTGAGAGCCGAGATTTCGGCTCTCGACCGACCGGGCGCGGCATCGCCCATGCGCGCCCTCGACGCCCTTTTAGGCGCTGCCGCTGTGGCCCATCGCTGCATGCTGTCGCCGACCCTTTCGAGCGCGCTCATCGGACCCGACTATGGCGGACTGCCGCCGATGCTCTTTGGCCTGGTGGCACACATGCACGACAAGGGCGTCGGGCCAGACGACGATCGAGCGCGCGCCTGGCGCCGGTGGTGCCGCATGTCGGACACTCCCGACGGCCGCGCGATCCTATACAATCTCAATGCGACAACAATGGTCGTTGATCAAGACAATGGGGCAGCCTCTGAATTTGCCTGCATTGGCGTGTGGGCCGAGCATATCTCGAAACACCTTGTGGGCTCTGGCTGACGTCGACCGCCGCCCATTTTTTTTGGGGGCGACTTTGCGTCCTCTCATCAGTGCGCCCCGTGCTTTGGCATCCCCTTTGTCTTGTCTGCCGTCTGCCCCGACGCTGGACCGGTGCAAGCACGACACATTGTAATAAAGTGGAAAACAAAGAATGAACGAAAAAAGAACCCTTTTTTTATCAAAAAATGTCAAAGAAATACGATATTGTATAATAAAGGGCGGTTGGCATGGCAAGATTTTGTTGGGTTATTTTTTTGGCTCGCTTTGCGGTCTCTCTGTGGCTGCACCGGCGCGCTGCGGCGCCTACATTGCTATGTCAATAGAGCGACCTCCAAAAAATATAGGGAAAATACATTTTCTTTTTTTTTCTCGCTCGTAAAAAAACAAAGCGCCCAATGCGGTTGTCGCCGACCCCCGACCTCACGCGACTTTTATCTGTTGTTGTGCCTATGGCGCCGTTTTTATTTCGCTGTTGTTGTTGTTGTCGTCGCAGCCGTTGATTCTTGGCGGGTGTCCAGACCCGAGCCCAGCGCCGTCACGTCCTCCCTGTTTTTTCATTGCCGCCGAGGGGACGCTCGCAAGCGCACCATTGGTCGATCTTTTTTTGACCATTTCTTTTTAAAAAAACCAATCTATTCTTTTTTTTCTCCCAAGGCCAAAGGACTGACGAGGGCCGCGGGAAGAGACTGCCGTGTCGCACAATTGTCTCGCTGGCGGGCGAGCCTCTTTGCAGAGGCGCCAACCCAGTCGACTCGCATTTTGTTGCAAAGCCCAACATTTTTGTGAATTTATGTAAAAAAAGTAACATTTTATTTTTTACGACCCCTGGTCGTGCACACAGTCGCCTATTCTTTTTTTTTGCAAAAACAACACACAAAAAATACACTCAATTTATCTGCGAGATACAGTTGCATTTGCGCTACCCCAGGTCTCGCCGGCCACTATCTCTTTTTTTCGTCTCTTGCGCGAGTCGATTTGGAGGGCACACGACCGCTCGTGGCGCCGAGGTCAGTGGCGCAAAAGGGAGGCCTTGACTACACGACAATGCACACCTATTTGCCGAGACAGTCAAAAAAATGCACGCGGTTCTTGCGACAAGCGCGGGCACGACCATCATGCCGGCGGTTGCACAAAAAAAGAGGCCCCCACAAAAATGGTTGGCATTGCGCCGCAACCCGATTTTTTGAGGCCGTATTTTTTTCGTAGAAAAAAAAGGTCAGGGTCGGTTGCCGGCATGGTGTGTGTGTGTGTGGCGGCGCGATGCGCATGCCACGGCGAGGCTCCAAAAGGAGCCAGCGCGTCGACAAGTTCTCAACCACTCCTGAAAAAACCCCATGCACAAAAAAAGGAATCATAGATGCCCTTGTTCATGAGAATAGGAAACCCCTAGGAAAAGAATGGAAAAAAAGAGAGAGGGAAATGCATTTGTATGGCTCACAGGACACACACATGCGTGCGTCGGGCCACCGACACAAAGGCACAGGCTGCCAAGTTTGATGGCGGGAGGGGGGGTGTGGCTCTACTAGGCCGCGGGTCTCTTTTTGACAAAGGCCGTGAGTGGCCCGCTCTTGGGCGGCGGCGCCTTGCGTGCGATCTTGCGCGCCTCGGTCTTTTGCTGCTTGAGCACGGCCGCCGGCACGTAGGTCTGGTCGTTGCAACGGCGCTTGACGCGGGCGGCAATCAGTGCGCGCTCCCGCGCCTCGGCGGCCTCGATGTCGGCCTCTGTCGTGGGCACCGCCGCGCGCTTGCCGCCCATCCACTGGGTGATCGGCGCCTGGCCCTTTTGCTGGTTGGCGATAAAGACGGCGGCGTCGGCAAACAGTTGCTCCGGGTTGTCAAAGCACGGCTCCAACAGGGCGCCAAAGGGGTTCTTGAGGCTATCGAGATAGTAGAGCCGGTCGATGCGGGCCAGGCGCGGGTTGGCCGCCACGTAGGCCGGGTCCTCGGCGCGCGCCGACTTTTTCTTGAGCCGGTCGTCGACCGTGATGACAAAGTAGACCCGGTTGCCGGCCAGCGGCTCCGAGCCCGGATTGCGCCGGGCGATCTTGTCGCGCACGACGACATGGGGCGGCGGACTCTTGCACTTGCTATAGTCGCGCTTGAGCGACTTGCTGATCTTGTAGTCGTCGAGGCTCACGCGGTCGCCCTTGAGATCGCACACCAGACGGAGGACAATGTCCTTGACGGCGTCAATGTCCATGCGCTCCATCATGGCCTCGAGGCACGCCTTGTAGGTCTTGCGCAGGCCGGCCCAGTTGTCGCGACGCTTGACCTCGACGCCCTTGGCGTCAATGTAGGGCGGCTTGCCGTCGAGCGTCCACATGCGGCCGGCGTAGCGCTTCTTGCGAAAGAGCACATAGGGCCAGTAGGCCTTTTCCGTGTCGAGGATGATCTGGTCGGGGAACTTGGTCGTGATGTAGTCGGACGCCGCCACGCCCAGTTGGAGGGCGACCTCGACGCCCTCGCGCGTCTTGGGCACGCCGTGGAATTTGATCATGACCGAATCCGTATTGTGCACCACGAGCCGGCCGACACCGGCGGCAAAGTGGTGGTTTGCCGTCTCCAGGTCATAGACATAGGCGCCGTCAAAGGCCTCGGCGTCGAGTGGGATGATCTTCTTGATCGCATCGCGTGGCTTGCGCTGCGTGCGCTTGGCCGTGGCCGCGTCGCAAAAGTTGATGCGGTAGGTATCGCGCTCGGGTCCGCCACACGTGTTGATGCTCGCCAAGTAGCCGCAAGCCGATAGCAGGTAGTAGATGCCTGCCATGCCAATTTTGCCTCGGCCATCGCAGCGCGATCCGCAATCCGTCTTGTTGCCGTCGCCGGCAAAGTAGCCGCGGATAAAGGCGCGCTTGATCTCGACATGGGCATTGAGGATCTCGGTGGGCACGCGCTTGAGAGCGTGGACGGGGTCGTAAAAGGCTGCGCGGTAGTTGGCGACCAGTCCCATCTTGCCCGTGCCATTGGCCACGACGTAGGCCATCCCGTCGGCATAGGGTCCATTGATGGAAAAGGTGACGTCGGGATAGCGCCCCTCAAGGCCGTCGAGGGCCATGCGCATGAGCACCATGTCCTTGTTGGCGATGCGCCAGCAATACGGTTGAAGGTTGCCGCGGGGGTATCCGTTGCATGATCCCTCGGCAAAGAACATGCCCATGGCCCATGCATGGGCCTTGTCGGCGGCTGTGACCAGGATGCTGTCCGCAGTCGCCGACAGTGTAGTCGAGACCCTGGTGGTGCCATCGTCGTCGCCATTGTCGTCGGTCTTGTCCTGGGTCAACGCGGGGACATGGCTCTTGAGCGACGCGGTGATGCACTCGTAGGCGGGCAGGTCAGCGTGCAAGAGCGCCGAGCCGACAGTGACCTCGGTCGGCTTGACCTTTTCGGCGTTGGGGTCGAGCAGGCTGTGGTCCTCAGTCACATCGACGCAGCCCGTGTGCGTGAGCACGCGAAACATCTTCTTGCCGGCCCTGTGGCGGATGACGCGGTTGACGGCCGTCCACCCGCGCTCGGTCCACACTTCGACCGGACGCGCTGGACAAAAGGCCTCCTTGTCGCCCTGGTAGGCACTCCACAGCCTTGCGGCGGCAGAGGCATCGCCGCGGGCGAGGACGTCATCCACCTGGTCGGCGCGCACATAGTCAATGTGCTTGCCGTCAAACCGCAAGAGGAGCGGCGTGTCGGCGCCGACGCTGTCGCCATAGACCACCGTCGCGCCCGTGATATCGCCTGGCTTGATCGACGCCGTTGTCAGTGCGTCCAGCAGGGCATCCCTGTTTTTTCGCGCTCGGACCGGTCGTCCTTGGCGGCGGGTTCAGGCGTCGGCTCGGCGAGAGCGACGTCAGTGACGGCGACCGTACCTAGGCCCGCCGACGCAAATGCCGCGTCGAGCCGCTCCTTGGCACGCTGGCGCTCAGCGGCGGCGGCCACAAGCGCCGGGTCGTTGAGGAGGCCGCCCACGTAGCGCGACAGATGGGTCTCGACATAGGCCTTGGTGGCATTGATCATGTCACGGCCGATGCATGTCACCGACTCTGACACTTCGACGCACGGCATGCGGCCGCGCTTGACGGCACCCAAGAAGCCATACACTGCATCCACGCCATACACACACGTACACAGACACACACAAATACATAGAGGTGGTTTGCGTCAGATGATCATGGCAGATGAAAAGAGGCAGCACTACAGACAAACACAGAATGCGTGGTCGTCAAGATGTGACGGTGGTCGCGACCAGTCTACCTGAGTTACCCACCACCACCGCGCGAGAGGGAACAGACACGCCGTAGCGCTGCACGATGCGACGGACGACGATGAGGTGAGGCTCGACCGGCACATTGACGCACCACACGGTGCCGTGATAGGGCGCACTGCTCATCTGGGTAGCGACGGTGATCTTGGGCTGGGCCTCGCGCGTAAAGTCGGAATAGTTCACCACCCAGTTTTGTGTGGTCGCCACGATCGGCACGCCTTTCTGGTTCAGGCTGGTGACGTCGCCCGCCGCACAGCGCGGCTGAATCATGGCGGTGTAGCCGGCATGCATGGCGACGCGCACCACCTCCTCGGCGAACCGTCGCGACGCGGTATAGATGGCACCGCCGCCGCGGTCTCCCCCCGCCATATCGCCGTCGGCCATGCGGAGCCCGCGGAGAAGAAGTCGAAGCCGGCTCGGATGCAGCCGCCGCCACACCCAAGACCACATCCACTTGGCACTCCTGACCTCCTCTGCGTCGGGCGCGGTCCGGCACTTGCCCGTGTTTGCGGCAAACATGGCATCGTAGCGCGCCGTAAGTTTGTCCCTTCTGGCAATGTAGTTGCGCTGTGCGCCGCAAGCGGCAGACAGGCGACTGTCGCGCACGGGCGACAGAGCCGCGAGCACTCGTGCCTTGCCCACGGACGGTTTGGCATCGGGGCGGCGCGCGGGCAGGTCGGCACCGCTGCGCAACGCCCCCTGGATCACATGCTCTAGACCAGCGCCCGAGTATTTGTGGCCGTACTGCTCGGCAAAGTAGCGCCACCATGAGGGCGTGTAGATGTAGTGACGGTGAGGGGTCGCCCATGCGCTATAGCGCGTACGTCGCCTCACCTCGGACGGCTCCGGTGTGATAAAGGCACCGATCGCACCAGGGCCGCGTGTGTCCTTGGTAAGCATAGGCAACGGCAGGCGTGCAAACAGGCTGGCGAGATAGGCCGAGTCGGCCGTCTTGACCGGAGAGAAGGCAATGGCCTGGCAAGAGACGTCGAGCCATCCATCGCCAAGCCAGTATCCATAGAGTTCGACAAAGGCGTCCACCTGGTCCTCGGTACGCAGACCCAGTGCCTCTACAAACGGCAGGTTGCCGCCCTCGATCGCGACACCTTTGCTGCACGCCGCGGTAAATTGTACCACGGTCGACGGATCACGAGCCCCGGTCGCGAGGATGTCGCCAGCGCTCTGGATGGTGAACGGAGGCGCGGCGCTCTCCTGCGATTCTGTGCCCTTGCGGCGCCAGATGCGGTTGCCCCACGTGGGTCCGACACGTGCATAAATGCGGTGATTGTCCGTGCAGCACAGGGACACGCCGTTGGTTGTAGCGCGCTTACCGGTGCTCGATCCCGCCTCGAACTGTACCAGCCGATGGTCGCCAGTGTTGGCAACGACGTTGGACTCGGTGATGTCGTGATATTGGAGTTGGCCGTCGACATAGCACGCCACGGACAAGCGCGGATGGTGCTTGAAGTGCTCCATGACGGCGGCATAGTTCATAAAGCCGGTCTCGGTGAGGATTTCATGGTCGTCGGCGGGGAAGCAGTTGGCAGTAATTTTAATGCCCAACTGGCGGTTCTCGTAGACGCCCCACAGCGCCGTGCCCTTTTCATAGGCCTTTTGATCGGCGCGCACCCTTTTGCGCTGATTCTTGAGGGCCGTGAGGATGCGCGGCACGACGCCCTGCACATGCTGCACAAAGACGTGGGTGCGTCCCGTGGCGGGAGTAACCTCGCGGTAGGCCACGGTGCGCTGTATGCCGGGGCGGTCCGTGTCGACGGCAAACTGGCCCGGCAACCAGTCGCGCCGCGAGGCAAAGACGCGGTTCAGAGCGCTGGCGTCTTGGCCGGCGCCGTCGGCACGCAACACTTCGCTCGCGGGCTCCCGCACCTCACGGCAGTGGCGTGCGAGTTCCTTGTGTATGTGGGGCGAGGTCACACGGGTCGACGGACACAGGTTGTTGGCCTCCATGATCGACGGGTACAGTGACTGGTAGTCGAGCGTCACGATGGGCACGTCATAGTAGCCGGCGCGCGGCTGCAACACTGTCGCGCCCGTATAGCCCTCGGCGTCGGCGGCCCCTGGTCCGCCGGCAACCTTGCCACCATCCTGGGGCATCTGGTGGCCGTCGGCGTTGCCGCCGCCGGCGCGTATGCTCGCCATGGCAATCACGCCCGGCAGCCACTGGTCGCCCACACCGTGATCGCCCACGCCATAGGCCCCGCGAAGCCAGTCGCGCGTGCCGCCGCCGCGGTCGCGGCCCTCGGACGCGTTGACCACATAGCCCATGGTGTGAGCCTCGTACACGATCTGGCTCCACGTCTTGACCTGCTGGCCGCTGATGAGCATCAGAGGCAGCGGCGTGCGCGTGATCCTGGCCATCTCGACGACACCCGTCAGGGTCATGAGATGCTCTTCCAGTGCCAGCGGGAGGCGACAGTCGCGCGCGCAATACTCGACGACGACAGCGCGACGGTCGAGGTCGCCCGACGCATAGTGGTCAAAGATCTCCTCGGGCGGCACGTCGATCTTGCGCAGCGACTCGTCCTTGGGAAAGATCGAACGGCACACGTCGTCGAGCGTGTAGGACTCGAGGCGCTTCTCGGCCTTGACGATGTGGTACATGTCGACGAGGATGCGCCCCGGCATCGGGATAAAGTTGAGCGTGTTGGAGCCCTTGGCCGCCGAGTCGAGATCCTTGCGACGCATGGGCGTGTGCTCGCCGATGAGCACGCCAGCCTCAAAGAGCCGCGAGCGCACGCCGTACCGGGCGCAGCGCTCGGCGCGCACGCCCAGCCAGCCGAAATCAAAGGCGTCCGTGTTGTAGCCCTCGACGACGCTGGGCTGCACGTCGAGCACGATGAGATCACGCCACCCCTCGATGGCCTCTAGTTCGGTGGCGCACTGCATCACATAGACCTCGTGGTGCGATCTTGCCTGCCGCTGTTTTTGCTGTTGTTGGGCGTCGGGTGCCTCGGTCGCCATCGGGTCCGTGCCATCGCGGTCCATTTCGAGCACGCCCCAACGCTCGCGCTGGCGCGGGTCGTCGACGCGGTCGCGCTCGGCATCGACCGGCCGATGGACGCGCACGGCGCCAAAATGGTGCGAGGTCTGGACGACACGCGGTGGTCGGCCGTCCGACCGGTGCTGGCTAAAGTAGGTGTTGATGCAGATGGTGTGGTCGCACCCGCGCGGGTGGTCGGCCCGCGGGAACGAGCCGTCGCGACTGTAGCACTCGACATCCCACGAGGCCTTCCACACGGGCGCCATGACGTCGATCTCGGGCCGCGCCACAATGTCGCGCACGTCGGCCTCGACCTCGATCTGCGCGTGCGTGTGGTAGAGTTCGGGCACGCGCCACCGCTGCACGTCAAACCACGAGCACGGCTGGAGACCGCCGAGCCGCTCGAGTGCCTTGTGCACGGGGTCCACGCGACGCTCATAGACCTGGAGCGAGCGCATGTCCCTCTCGTTGAGCAGCGGCTCGCGCAGGCGACGGCACAACTTGTCGCCGCCGTCGATGGCGTTGGCGGCCCACTCCATGACGCGCGCCGACCCAAAGCCCAGCACGCAATAGTTGTGGCGCTTGGTGCGCGTGAGGTCGTTGGTCTCGGGCTCCCACCCGAGCATGTGATGCAGGGGCTTTTGCTGGTAGGTGACCCCACCGCGGCGGATGCCATAGTAGCCCTCGATGGTTGCCGCTAGGGCCTGCATGTGCGCGACGCCCCACGTCGCGGGACACAGCACGTAGATGACATAGCGCATGCCCCTGACGCTCACGCACACGGTGCGGCCCTCGCCGTCGACCCCGTTGAGCAAGAGCAGGGTGTCGGCCGGCGGCGTGCGCTCGCGCCGCTGCCCCTCATCGTGCCACCCGTCGTCGTCATCAGGTTCCTCCTCGGCATCATCGTCGGCGCCGGGCGCCTTGATCAGCGTGCCGTCGGCGAGGATGCCGTCAACTGGCGCGACTCACGGTGCTGGGCATGGTGATAGTCTCGCACCGGCTGACCGGCGTCTTCGATCTGGCGACGATCGCGGGAGCCGTTGGCGTCGCGCACCAGCGGGTCCAGCAGTTGCACGCGCAACCGTGCCGGCACATGGGTCACGGTCTCGCGCACGCCAAACAGGTTGGACATGACCTTGGCGCGCTCGCCCAAGTTCACCGTGGGCATCTCTGCCGTACAGGTCGCTCTATCGCGCGCCGTCGGTCCCGTTCCGGCCGTTGCCGTCGTCGCCGTTGACATGGTCTATGGTGCTATCTCTCTCTCTCTCTCTTGTTCCGAGTTGTCCCTCTTGGGCGTCACTGTGCACGCGCGCCTGTGCAGTGCCGTCAATGTTGTCGTGATCTTGTTGTGGCGTCGAGCAGTAAGTCGGCGGATCAAGGGATCCTGGTCTTTTCTTTTTTCTTTGGGTATCGAGCGGGCGGTGCGTGCGCGCAAGTGATGTGGCGCGACTTTAGATCGACAGTGGAAAGGCGTGCGAGAGATGAGCCATCGCCTCCTCGACCCCTCCTTTTTTTTCCCATGCACAGGGTCCCCATGCGGCACGCCGCCCCCTCCCCACGCACAACAAGCCTGTTTCCGCCCCCTGTCCCTCGATTTTTTTGCATCCTCGCCCAAATAATCGACACCAATGAAGCGCAAGGCTTTGTTATTTTTTTGCTCCTTTTTTGCTGGGGTTTTTTTTGCAAATCACAAGAATGTACGGCGTCAACACTGGCGCCAGCAGCGGCGATGAAAAAAGGCAGGCGCCATTTGCGACCAACCGAGTGGTCCCCTCGTCGAGGAGCAACTCGGCCTTGTGCCGGAACCCAAAAGAAAGAGAGAGAGAGACAGTGGCTTGGGTCGGGGAGTGGTTACGACTGCAGGCCTTGCTTCCCCGTGCGTCGTTCCTCTCTTTTTCCCTCTCTTTTTTTCATTGTTCTTGGGCCGCCGGTGCGCACGACGACAGCGAAAGGACCACGCGTCGCGACTCTCCTGCTCTCTCTCTCTGCTGTTGATGGTTCAGAAAAAAAATACTCGGGAAAATCATTAAAGAAATGAAAGCACCCAAAAAAAAAGAAAACTGACAAGGGAGACGGGCGGTGAATAGTTCCTCACCCTTTTTCGTCTGCACGTGTGCAAACAGACGACGGCAAAGCCCATACATACACATGGATATGGGTAGAGTGTTGTGTATATGCCAAATGTGCGCGTGCATGGTATGTGTGGATGTTTTTTTATTGCCCGACTCTTTTTTTTCCCCCTAATGTGCGACCCCCTGTCCAAGAGGATGGGGCTACATGCGCGAGCAACGCACTGCGATCGATCTGTCCTTACGCATAGAACGGGTTGGCCACACCGGTCGGACCGCCCGGCTTGGCAAAGGCGATCGGGGCCGCACCGGCCTGGTAGGCACCCGGGTTGACGAGACGGTCGAGCACGGCATTGCCAAAGGCGGCCTTGTAACCCTTTGAGACGTCGAGTTGGGCAAACTGGTTGGCCATGGCCGGGTCCATGTCCTCCTGCCAGAGAGCAGGGCCGGCAAAACTGAAGCCGCGGCCCTGGTTGGCCGGCACCGTAAAGAGCGGATCGACGCCCTCGGTGCCCTGCGGGTCTTCGAGAAATTGCACATAGTTGGCCGACTGTGCGTTGGCATTGAAGGCGTTGACAAACTGGTTGGCGCCCCGCTCGGTGAAATACTGGTCGAGCACCGCGCCGCGCCGGTCGAGGGCCTCGTTGGCGCTCTCGTTGGCCAGAGCGCGCGCGCCGCCGGCCTGGTAGACGTCGCGGTTCGGGTTGGTGAGGTAGGCGCTGGTGGGTCCGCACTTGTACGTCGCATGCCGGTGGCGTGCCGGATCATGTTCTTGTAAAGACGGGCGCCCATAACACCCTTGCCGTTGGCGTTGGCGTTGGCATTGGTGCCCGGTCCGTACGACGAGAACGTGCAGACGCCGCTTGGGTCTGACGGGTTGGCGAGCGGGAGGCCGGTGTTGGGGTCCACCAGCGCAAAGGCCGTAAGGCCACGCCGCGACGCGGGAGTGGCAAACTCGGGTGCCCAGCCAAAGGCGCCACGCACGCTGCCGGTCTCGTCCAGCCTGTTCCTGATGCTCTGGTTGATGGCCGCCGGATCGGTCTCGCCGTTGGGACCCACGGTACGGCCGGCATGCGCACTGCCGAGAGTGGCCGCGCCGACGCGGCCCCTGGCCTGGAGGCCGGGGTCGACGCCAAAGTTGGCGTACCAGTCGGCGACGTTCCGGCGGAACTTTCTGTTCTCGCCGACGCTCTTGATGGTGGCCGGTGCCACGAGGGCAAAGCGCACGTTGTTGTTGGCGTCGACGTAGGGCTCGACGTCGATGTTGTTCTCCAAAAACACCGGCGCGAGACCATAGAGGGCGCCCTGGCCGATGAGATTCTCAATGTCCTCGCGCGACGCGCGCGATTCGCCCTGGCCAGCGCTGCTGATGACCTTGAACCAGCCGTCGCTGCCCACCTTGAGGTAGCCGTTTTGGTTGTTGGGGTTCTTGACAACCACCTGGCCGGCGGGGACGCCCGCGCGCAGGGCCTCCAACTGGCGGAAGGAGCCCGGCACGACGAGACCGATGGCGGCGGCGTCGTCCGCCGACGCCGGAATAAAGATCTCGGCGCGGTCGTCCTGATAAAACTGCTGCAAGCCGGGCAGGTAGTAGCCTGCCTGGCCCTGGGGGCCGATCGGTCCGGCGAGACCGGCCGACAGGAACGGGGCCTGCTCGGGCGGCAGCGTCGCGGCGGCGGTCTGCAGGTCGGCAATGTCGTTCTGGATGGCGTTGTTGAGCGCATCAGCGACCTCCTGCGTGATGGGGATCTGCAACTTGTTGTTGTACACGCCTCCTCTGCCAAAGCCCAGCAGTCTGCCCTGCTGGTCTGGCCTGCTGACGCCGGGCAGGGCCTCGATACCGAGATCGGCCGAGGTGATGGGGGGCAGGGAGCCCTGGCCAATGTTGGCGCCACGGCGGGTCCTGGCGGTTCTGCTTCTTCCGGCGGTCGTCGACATGGCTGCTTATCTATCGCGCGCACGGGTTTCCAATCTGAGGCGACGATCGACGACGGCGACGGGTGCAAAAAGGTCCCCCCACAGCGGCCGCGTCGGTGCGTGCGGCCGCCGGCGGCACAAGACAGTCTGCGCGTGAGCGACCGCGCACCGAGAGGCCAGGAAAAAGAGGGCAAAGAAGAACCAAAAAGAGAGAGAGAGGCCAACGGCCGCCGAGGAGGAGGGATGGACGCACCTGCTGCTCTTGCCTGTGTGCGTGTGTTTCTTTTGGGTAGGCGCTGCCGCTAGAGTAGTGGTGGCGCTGCTGCGGTCGCTGTCGCTGTCGTGCCTTTCCAAAGGCAGTCCCGAGACGGTGGCAAGAAAGAATGACAGACGCTTGCGGCGGTGGCGTGCGGTGCGTGTGTGTGAGGGAGGGCGCACGCGTGTCTGTGCAATGTGCGTGCTTTCCACCTTGGCACGCCGCTCTTTTGGCGACGGCTGCCCATGCGGGCAGGCGGCGACCATGCCCATCGACCGCGCTCCCGTCCCCCCCCCCCTCCCTCTGGTCCCCCTTTTTCTCACCTCACTTTGTGCGCGTGCCTATTGATCCCTCTCTCTCTTTGGGAGGTGAGCGTGGGCGCTTTTCATTGCACCACGCCTGCACAGGGCCACTTTTGGGTCGCGCCGCATCTTTTTTCTTCTCTCTCTCAATGTACATCTCTTTTTTATTTCTCTTTATTGGTTTCCTCGTCGCCGCCGCCGTCGTCGTCGTCCCGTCAGAGTCGGGCATCGCCGTGGACGTGCACACAAAAACACGACGCTTTTTTTGCCCTCGTCGTCCCCCATTATCTTTCCTCTCGTCACCCGCGCCCTCGCGCGTGGACGCATTGCCTTTTCGTGGTTGTTTTGTTTTTTTTAGGTTTTTTTTCTGGTTTCCTTTTTTCGCATCCTTCTCCTCCAAAAAAAATAGGTTGTTCTCTCTTGGGCACGACTGCGCGCACCGGCAACGATGGCGTCGCAGACCATCGGTCAGGCCTCCTCAAACAGGGCGGCAAAGTGGTCCCATGTGCCCGATAGCGGGTACCCGTATTGGGCCGCCAGGTCAGACTCGGCCGCCAGCACGGTCGCCATCGACACGACATCGCCCCGGCCGCGGTCGGTCTCAATGACCAGGTAGGCGCCGTCATGGGGCGCCCGGAGGGCCTCGCGGTAATCGTCCATGGTGGCAATGGGGCGCCCGTTGACGCGCTCGATAATATCGCCCTCGCGGATGTTGACTCCGTCGTCGTCTGCCGGTCCAGCGTTGATCGGGCCACCGATGAGGGCGCGCAACACGACGACACGCGGCTGCTCGCGGTCGGCCGGCGAGAGACGCGCACCCAGCCACCGAAACACGTCGATGACGTCGGCCGTGAGGGGACCCACGACGATGCCGGCAAAGGCCTCATAATCGTCGGGCTCAAACGGTCGGTAGGGCCGGTAGAAGCCGTCGACGGTCGTGGCCTCGGTGAGGTCCACGATGCCGGCGACCGAGCGCCGCGTCTGCGCGCGGTAGAGACGCACGCCGACGCGCATACCCCACGGCACGAGCAAAAGCGCACGGTCGACGTCCATGCGGTCGTCGGTCCACGGCAGGACGACAGCACCGTCGTTGCCCACATCGACAACCACGGGCACGGCGATCTCGGCCAGGGCGTCGTCAATGTTGGCAGGCGATGGAACATTGGCATTGTTGTTGTTGCCCTCGGTGGCGGCCGTGATGAGGTTGGCGTAGCCACCGGGTGGCACAAGTGGGAGCACCAGGCCACAGAGCACGTCGCCCGGCTGGGCGTTAAAGGGCGCCTGCGCCAGACCCGACCGGCGCGACGTCCACTGTATGACGGCACCCGACGGGCAGTCGCAGCCGGCCGACGCTACTCGTCGCGATGTGGCAGCGGGCACTGACAACAACATTTGAGATACATCTTGTCGTCGTTGTCTCTGTCGTCGGCCTTGTCTCTGCCCTCGATATCCTAGGGCCAAATGGTCGCGCTCATTGTCGCCATCGTCGGTGGCATTGGCGCCGTTGATGATGCCATTGGGATTGACATTGGCATTGGCGTTGGGATCAGCGCTGTCATCGCCGTTGCCGCCAAAAAGCCATCGACATTGTCGTTACCGACGCGTGCGGCGGCGCCCGATGGCCCAAAGTCGGCGCCCGTGTAGCGTGGGCCGCCGCCGCCCCATGGATCGGGCGCCGCCGCTGCGAGGCGCGCCCACGCGGGTTCTGATGGCGATGGTCTGTCGGGGTCGGGGCATCGCGCGCCAATACTGGCGAGCCGAGCGTTATTCGACGCATAGAGCGCGCAGCCGAGGCCGCCACGCCTGAGCACATGGGCCGGTGGCGGCAGGCCGCCATAGGGCGCCCAGTCGGCGGGTGTGGTTGCCGGCAGGGGGCGCAGGGCAAAGAGCGCCGCCAGCAGGAGCGACACCGGCTGTGCAAAGGATACGGCGTTGGCCTCGGGCACGCCCTGGGTGATCCATCCGACGACGCGTCCCTCCTTGACCACGGGACCGCCCGAGTCGCCAAAGTTGATCGATCCGTCCAACTGCAAGAGACCGCGCTCGCGCCCGTTGACATTGGAGTTGGAGGCCTTGAGGTGCTCCTGGCCCAGCGGGTAGCCATACACCTCAACCGTGTCGCCCATGACAATGTCGGCGCGATCGTCACCGAGCGGCCACGCCACGAGCGCGTTGGGATCAGTGTCGGGCGTCGGGAGCACCTCGACGATCGCAACATCGATCTCGGGCACCACGGCGGCGACGCGCGCGCGCCACAGGGCGTCGCCCGTCGACGAGGTCTGCACGGCAAGGCCATCACGCGCCTTGACGCCCTCGACGCAATGATTGCACGTGACGAGAAAGCGCGACGGCTGGTCGGGTCCGTCGTCGCGCTCCCACGGCAGGCGCACGAACCAACCCGACCCGGCGATGCGCTCGGCGCCCGCCGGGTGCCACGGTTCGAGCGCGTTGTGCTCCATGATGACGGCCTTGATGCGCGCCACGGTGCCGGCGGGCACCTTGGAGAGCCGTCGCCGCGGTCCACGCGCCCAGGCGTCGTCACGGTCGTCGTCGCTCATGGTTGTCCTTCCTTTTTATGATTTACCTCTTGCCCGATTGGCTCTCTCGTCCCGATGGGGTTGGTCGAGTTGCTTTTTTTTTCGCCGGTGCACGAAAGCACGTGCTGTCGCCTTTTCTTGTCGCTGCCCCGACAGCGACGCGTAAAAAAATAACGACGACAGCGAGGTCAAGCCAAGGAAAATAAAAAGCAAGCAGTGGACGCGTGCACAGATGACGGCCCGCGGTTCTTTCCCCAATGCCGTCGGGGTCTGTGCGCCCGTCGCGGCGAGGCGAAAAGCGTGGGAGAGGATCGGCGTGTGTGTGCGCGCGCGCACACATGACCGCGCCAGCGCGAACCGCAAGCAAATCAACTGCACTGCGCAGCCTCTTTCCACAGGCCTGACAGCCCCACCACGCGAGCACGACCTCAAAAAAAAACAACCGAAAAGGAGCGGCAGCACCGGCGTGGTTGGACTTTCTCGTTTTTTTTGTTATTTGCGTAAAGCAGTCATACGCCTGCGGTGATTTGGGGGCAAGACAAAGAGCGACGCCAACATGGGTTTGGCATGCGCACACAAAAAAAGAGAGAGAGAAGGAAAATCAGAGCCACGATGCGGTGCCGTGTGCCTTGACGCAAGAGTGTGGGCCTTGGCGCCGAGGCCAGAGGTCGAGACTGCACGCCGCCCATTCCGGCGCGTCAAGGAAGGAAAAAGGGCACCCGCACTCTGCCGCCGACGAGCGCCCGCCCCGCGCGTACACGCTGTCCCTCGCGATCGACCGCCACCAAACCGGCAGCGGGACAGGAAAAGACAAACAGGCCGATCGACCGACTTGGTGTCGTTCACCTTTTTAACGCGACATGCAACCCAACGTTTCCGCCGCGGCTGCACGCCAGCGCGCGGCTGCTGAAGCCGCTGCGGCCGCACAACAACAACAAGGCGCGGCACCGCCGCCTGCCGGACAAGGCCTGGGGCACCGCGCGGCAGCACGCGACCTCGGCCTCTGCCGCCGCCAGTGAGCAGCGCGCCACTGCGCCCGACGCGAGGTACTACAGGGACTGGACTTCCGGTACTCCGGCCGCGTCCAGCGGGTGCACGCACGGTGCTCGGACCGGCCAGAGGCGCCTACACGGCACAGGCTCCCCAGCAGGCGGAAGAGGAGGCGCAGTGGCAACAATACGCGGCCATGACCGAGGAGGAGTACAACGCTGCACTCGCCAGGGTTGGTCTCACACCCCAGGACATTGAGGCAATCGAGATCGAGACGGCCATGCGAGAAGCGACGCCAGGGCCGGTCACCGCACAGGACATGGTCAACTTTTTCCAAGAGGCCGGCCCGGCCTACAGCATCTGCGCCGAGGCCATCGCCAATCGATGGGGCGGATTCATCAGCAGCCTGCTCAGGCGCATGCAGGAGGAGCGCCAACAGACGCCAGCGAGCGTGAGCGGCCAATTCGGCCTTGCGCTCAACGCACTCGCTCAGGCTCCACCCTACATGATAGGGTTCAATGTCGACCCACCCGCCAATGCAGTCCTGCTGCCGGCGCCGCCTCCGAGCGCGCCGGGCCAACCAGCGCCACCGCCGCAACTCTTGGTCCTCACGCCACCGGCGGCATCCGGCATGAACCAGGCGGCAGAGATCGGCGCCGACTCGCTGGTCGACTATACGATACAGATGATCGACAGTGTGGCCACAGAGGGAGGTCGGACGGAGGAGGAGGTGACCGCCGAACTACTCGGTTTCCAGCCGCCGAGCACACCCGAGGTGCAGGCTGCACGACGTGCGCTGGACGAGCGCGTCGCCAGCGCGGCAACGCAGGTCGCCGGACCGCTTGTGGCGGCCATCGCCCAACAGGCGCAGGAGGCCCAGATGCGATCCATGATGGGCCAGTTTCCCGTTGGACCACCGACGCCCCCCACGCCGCCACAGCCGGCGTTGGTGCGCGAGGTCACTGAACAGGAGGCCAACGACAGGGTGGAGGCAAACATTGAGGGCCAGCAGGCGCGAACGGCCGACGCGCAAGCCGAGATTGGTGCACCGCCAACGCCTGGTGTCATCCCGTCCGTGTCGGCGCTCGTCAGCGGACCCGTGTCGCCGGTGACTGCTGGTGCGGTGACGCCTAGAGGTCGAGCGGCGCGCCAGCCCTCGCCCGGCCAACTCGCCATCGCCCTCCAGCAGGCTGCTATTGAGGGACAAGGTGAGCCACGTAGGCGTCCAGGGCGCCGCGGAGTGACGGCCCCAACGACGCCGCAGACCGGCGCTCCAGCAGTGCCCGCCCGCTACGCGACAGCACCACCATCGCCCGTTCAGGCGCAGGCAGCCGCTACATTGGCCGGTGGCGCGCCGCCGCTGACACCACTCCAGGTGCTGGCACAGCCCGTTATTGCTACGGGCGAGCCACTCAACACGCAAGCGCAGGGCGTGCCCACGCCACCTGTCATACAGGCCACCCCCGACGGCCTCCTGGAAGTGGTGGAGAGCGAGATCAACGACAAACTTTGGCGGCGCGTGAGGGCGCGACTGAGGAGTCGGGGTGGCGACGCTGCGGTAATCAGGGCCACCGACACTCTGGTAGACATACGCGATAGATACCAACGTGACCGAGACCCTCAATCGCGACGAGTGACCGAGAATGCCGTGACCAACGTCTTGCAGGCGCGTGACGTGCCCGATCTCATCGACGACGTCCTCACCTTTATCACGGCACCTGGCGAGCACGGTCGCGACGAGGCCGAACAACTGGCCACGCGCCTGCGAGAGGCCATCATCGAGGCCGAACCGCAGCCGGCACCGACAGGTCGCGCCACAGGCCGCGTCACACAAGAGCAGGTCGCACGCACCACCCGCGAAACTCGCGCGAGGAGAACCTACACCAAGAGATTCGAGGACGCGTCCCAACTCGTCGCCGCCAACCGCGAGGACATTGCGACCTTTCTCAATGTCCCCGTCGCCGATGAACTAGATGCACTTCTCGACCGCGCGGCCGATGAAGGCAACATCGATGTAGACCCGCAGTTGGCTGTCTTTCTTCGTGACAATATCAACAGTCTGACAACTGTGGCTGTGGACGGCGTATCGTACGCGCTCAACTTAATCGGCAGGGAGGACAATGGTGCCCCCGTCGGCCAGGGCGTCACCCCAGGCACGCAGTAGACCTTTTTTCATGGGCACACACACACACAGGCACAATGTCCCCCTAATCGCCACGGCATCCCAATAAAAATGCAACAAAGAGACCACAAAAAATGCGCCGAATGGAAGGGGAGTGCAGTCACTTTTGACCTTGCCTCTCCCATCATCTCTCCTTCTTTTTCCCGCTTTGTCTTTTGTGATGGCATCAATGCCTCTCGCGCGTGCGCCGCGGTCCCCTTTTTTTTATTGTTTAATTAACACGATGTTGCGCTGCACTCGGGCGCAAGGACAAGGTCAGGAATTGTTGATGGACGCAAAAGGCCCGGCGGCAGGCCACCGATTGCGGCGGCGCTCGGCAGCCGTCGCCTCGGGTTCGGGACGCAGGGTGCGCGGCCACTGGGTCACTTGGGCCATGTCGGCGACCTGGCGCGGATCTGTGTCGACAAAGGGATGCCTCGGATCGCAGAGCGTCGCATAGGGCGAGGCCCACCGCGCATTGCTGGGCCTCTGCGGCTGCCGTTGTTGTTGTTGTTGCATGTTTTCGTTTTTTTGTTTGAAAAAATTTCTTTTTTTTGTTGCAGTCGTCGAGCGCGTGGTTTCCCCCTAAAAGAGCGCAAAATCGTGACCTCACGAGATTGCTGTGGCGACCGCAGTCTACTTTTTTGAGACTCGCCGCCCACACGCACCCCGACAAAAGCCCACCCCCTGCTTTTTGTTTTTTCCCTGTCGAGATCACGCGCTGCACTAGCGCGCGACATCCGCAGAGTTCTTGCTTGCCACCGCCACGCCCACAGATTTGGTTTTTTCCTACCCATTTTTTTTCTACTTTTTTCTTTTCAGTTTTTCTGGTCTTCTTTTATGCTATCGGTGAGATGTCGGCTTTGGTCGTGGTTGCAGCCGCGCGGTGTCGGCGGCGCGCAAAAAGGAATGGAACCGGCGCAACGACACCAGCGCCCACAATACGAAAAAAAACCATTTATCAAAAAACAAAAAAGGAAAGCAATTAGCGTGCAGGCGGCGGCGGCGGCAAGGTCAACCGAGCCAGCCCGTAGCGACGGCAGCCACGCCGTCCGGTTGCAGTTCGGGACACGCAATATTGATGCGCTGCATGGCGTCGAGTTGTTGGTCTTCCAGCACGAGCACGAGTTCATCGAGGTTGACGCCGGCAATGCGCTCGGCGTCGGCGGCCGGCAAGAGGGAACGGGCCACGCGTGCGTGCACCAGCGCCGAGTTGGCGTGCAAAAGGGCGACCACCGGGTTTTGGTCCTGTGCGGTGACGACGCTGCCCTGCGAGGCATGACGCACAAGACTGCGAAATCGATCGACCAGCGCTGGCGGGTAGCGGTTGCGGGCGTCGCGGCGCTCGAGGCCACGTGCAACGAGCGCCAGCACGGTCACGAGGAGGATGATGGCGGCGGCGCACACCAATGCGATCTTGAATCGCGCGGCGCTCTTGGCGGCGGGCACCACGGCGCCCGACGCGTCGTAGCGGCGGGCGATGCGGGAGGCCCGTGTCGGGACGCATCCATAGGCTGTGACGGCAACGACGGCAGCAGCAGAAGAGCGTGTAAACAAAGGCGACCCTTTTTCTTCCCCCAGGCGACCCCGATGGGTCAGTGCGGCCGCATCGGCCACCGGCGCGCAGCATCGGCCACGCCCTCAACGCGCCTGCACCACTCAACCCCCCCCCCTCTAAACAAAATCGTAAAGAAAAGAGAAAGACGACATTAAAAAAAATGCAAGGCAACAATAACACAAAAGGGTCCTCCCCCATGTGGGGCAGCGGCTAGTCGCAGGGCTAAAAAAATGATGGGCTCATCTTGGCGCAGTGGGGACGCCGACAATGGAATTTACGCATTTTAGCCGATCGCCTGCCTGTTGCTGGCTCGTGCGGCTGCACCGAAAGAAAAAAAAAGGGGCATGTGGTTGCGGGCACTTTTTTCTTTGAAAACTTGTCCTCGCCACCTGTCTGGGTTTTTGAGGTGGGGGGTCCACACAAAGGGTCTGGCGTGGCGAGCCAACACAAAAAAAGGGCGCCGGCATCCCTTGCCGCGGATCTTTGGCCGCTCGGGAGGAGCCAATCCTCGGCTGTTTTTTTTTCGCTCGTCATGTTTTTTCGATGGTCCTATTTTTTTTGCGTTGATTGCTGGTGCGGTCCCGCCTTGACGCAGCGCCGTGGTGCCGCCGTCCGGGCGAAAACCGGGACGCCATGGCGAAGAGCCACCCTTTTTTTTCCCCCTATTGTCTGCGGCTGCTCTTTTTTGTCTGTCGAGAGCGCAACGATGCCACCAGGCTTTTGCCGGCACACAAAAGGACTGTTGTTGGAGGGAGGGAGAAGAAACAAACAAGAGGGACCGGCACGGCAGACAAACCCAGTGTGCAAGAGCGTTCCTGCCGTGCACACGTGCACGTAACCCTTTGCGTCGTCCATGCAGGCCTCCAACCCGCTCAAAAGACCGGCGGCCGCGGCGCACGCCGCCCAGCGTCCGGCCGCACGACGTCGCGTCCAGTTTATCATTGATGACGAGGACATGGGGGACGCTATGCCGTCGTCGTCGTCGTCGCCGTCGGGCGCTGCGTCGGCGCCCGCCAAAAGTCGCACCCCGCCAGTGTTGGCCACCGGTGCCATCCAGACGCGTCTGGTGTTTCGTCCAGCCGCAGCGGGCACATCTGTTGTGGTGATGCCGTCGGCCTCGCCCCCAGGTGCCCGTGCGTCGCCACACGAGGCGGCGGCGCCCATGGCATCACCAACGACATCCTTGGCATCGCCATCAAAAACGGCGGCGACGCCACCAACACAGGCCGAGGCGCCAAAGCCGCAACCCTTGCTTCCGCCGACCACCGCGGCGGCACGCACCGCCATCCTCGACGCCCACTATACGGTCTCCAAAGTCGGCATCCCCGACTCCAAGTTTGACGCGCATCGGCAGTGGCTCACTGTAGAACCGCCGCCCAACCAGTTCCGCCCAACGGGCGCAAGGGGACGCGGCGGCAGGGGGCGTGGTCGCGGTGCCACGCGCGGTCGCCGTCGTCAAGGCGGCGCCGATGCCCTGTCGACGCAACACGTTGACGCCGACACGGGCACCGCGACGGTGCGACTCTACCGCGAGGACGAGCACACTTTTACCGTGCCGCGCCACTATGGCCTCGCCCGGTGGGGCATGCCGCCGCCTGCCGGCGACTTTCGCACACCAGGCGACGCAACCCATGTGCCCTTTACGGGCACCCTCACGCCCGAGCAGACCGAGGTGTGTCGGCGCGTGCTGGTCCAGTTTGGCATCAACCCCGCGGCCGCCGCGGCGCGCCTGCAGGAACGACCCACACATCAGCCCATGCCCGTGCGCGCGTCGCTTGCCGTCACCTTGGCTGCCAAGGCGGCCAGCACGACCGTACGCACGCCGACATTGTCGTCATCATCATCATCAGCAACGGGATCATCACCATCATCATCATCAAAGACGCACGAACCACCTGCCGCACGCGCCTCTCGTCGCACAACCGACGAGGACAGGACGGCGGCGGCGGCCGCCGCCAGGGAGAGGGCGCGCGTGACACGCACGCCGGGCGCCTCGGTCAAGTGCCCGTGCGGCTTTGGCAAGACTGTGTGCGCCATCTACATCATGTGCATGACGGGCATCAAGGCCATCTTCACGGTCGCTCAGGAGGACCACATGGACAAGACCGAGGAGGAGATCCGCCGCTTTGCGCCAACGGCACGCATCGGTCGCGTGCACCGTGATCGACTCGACGTGGGCGAGGGCTACGACATTGTGCTCGCCATGGTGCAGACCCTGCTGGCGCGTCGCTACGAGCCCAGTGTGTTTGATCGGTTTGGCCTCTGGGTGGCCGACGAGATGCACCACATGGCAGCGCCGGCCTTTTCGCAAGTCGGCTCCACGCTGCGCTGCTACTACACGCTGGGCCTCACGGCGACGCCGCGGCGCAAGGACGGCCTCACGCCGGCCCTCTTTTGGACCTTTGGACCCATGGTGGCCAACGTGCGCCGTGTGTGGGACGGCGTCGTGTGCCGCATGGTGCGCTATGCCAAGGGCGACCAGGAGGAGATCCTCATGCGCAACGGCCAGCCCAACGTGTCGCTCATGATCACGCGGCTGGCCACCGACCCCGTGCGCAACTATTATGTGGCGCGCGCCGTCGTCGACTGCATGGTCAACCCGCGACCGCTGCCGGCGCGCCGCAAGGTCATCGTGCTCAGCGACCGGCGCGAACAACTTGCGCTGCTCCACGAGTTGATCCTCGATGCCATGATGCGTCATCTCACGGGCGAGGACATTGTCGTCGCCGGCGCGCCGCTCGACCGAGCCTCGGACTCGGCATCAACAACAGCAACCACTGTAGGACACACACCCTCTCTACATGAATCATCTGCGACAGCGCCATCACTGTCGTCGCCACCACCACCCGCAATAATGTCGACGACGACGACGACAACACCAACAACAGAGGCGGCGGCGGCGACCATCAATATGGCGCGTGACCTCTTGGCCATTGACAGCGAGTCGGAAATCAACCGCACACTCATTGTCTCTCTCTTGCCGCCCATGCCGTCGGCGCCCCGAGAGACAGATGCCACCGGTGCTCGCGCACGACCCGCACCGTTGCCGCTGCCATCGGGCTGGGCGCCGCGCTCGGCAACCGCCCTCGTCGAGCCCCCGACTGATCCGTCGGCCCTGCCCGGTGCCATTCGGCCGCCGTCCTTTGCCGACGACACCGTCAGCGACAGTATGGCGCCTGGTGGTGGCGAGCCGCTCTTTAGCATCGGCTACTTTGTCGGCGGCATGAAGCGCGAGGCGCGCGAACAGGGCAAGCGCTGCGACGTCATCCTCGCCACCTATGCCGAGGCCGGCGAGGGCATGGACATCCCACAGTTGGACACGGTCATCATGGTCTCGCCGCGGAGCGACGTCGAGCAGGCCACCGGACGCGCCCTCCGCACCCACCCCGACAAGAACGAGCCCTTGTTTATCTACTTTGTCGACGATTTCAGCCTCTTTCGCAATCAGGGCTGGATGGTGCAGCGCTACTGTGCAGGCGAGGGCTACCACGTGCGCTGGGAGACCATCAGTTGACCCCTCCCCTTCCGCTTGTGGGTCGGTGCGCCTTTTTCTTTTTTTTTTGTTTTGTTTTCAGTGCCGGCAAACACACGCCCTTTCAAGAATGCTTTTCTACATTTTCCTTTTTTTCTTTTATGTCCAAGTTTAAAAGGTCGTCTTTTCCTGGCGCTTTCCCTGGCTTTGTGCGCACCAACAAAAAGCCAGTGCCCAAGAGGCAGGTCCTTTTTGCATTTTGTGATACTGTCGCGATTTTGCCGAGTCGCCTGGCGGCAGAGGCATTGTGGACGTCCGATTGTCGGCAGGCGCTGGTCCGTGCTTTTCTTTGTCGTTTTTGTTGCCGTGTGTCGCCTCCAAATTTTAACCAATGAAAAAAAAGCGAGGTCAAAAGTCCACAACAAAAGAGGCGCAAACAAGGCGGCCAGCGCGCGGCACAAAAAAGTGGAGCCGCACCCCCCCCCCCTGGCGGCCGGTCCTTGCGGAGGAACCTACATTTGTTGGTCGCAGCGCAGCGCCAACTTTTTGTGTTTGCACTTTTTTTGCAACAGGCGCCGCATCCCTTGTCGTCTGTTTTTCGGTCAATATTTTTATTTATTCTTTCTTTACATTTTTTTACGTAATCGGGCGGCGATCCGCTTTCTGTGTACATTGTCTCGCTCGCCCTCTTGGCGTGTCTCTCTGGGACACCAGGTCAATCCCTTCTTTCACGAAAAATAAAAAAACGTAAAAAATAAAAAAACGTAAAAAAAAGAGAGGGGAAAAGTCGACGGGCGACCGCGACGCGATGAAAAAAAAAGAACAGACGCGACGACAGCCTCGCTGTCGGCGCTGCTCAAGAGGGAGGCGGCAGTGAGGCAAAAGGCGAGTTAAGGCCGACGGCCTCAAAGGCGCGCGTCCACAGCGTGCTGTCGAGACGCCGCGGGGCCATAAAGAGACATGGCAGCCCATGGACAGACACGACGCAGAGGTCGGCCGCAAAGAGTTGTGACAGACGCGGGACATAGCCGCCGCGCGCCAACGAGGCACAGCCGGCCGATACGCCCTCGGCGCCCGGCATATAGGCAATGATCGAGGCGTCGACAAATGCTCGCAGGCGCTTCCAAAAGGCCGGGTCATTGACCGGCAGGAGAGACACCACGTCGCGCGCCGGTGGCGGCTCACTCTCGGTCCACCCGGCGAGGCGCAAGAGGTCGCGCGGGCTGATCGACCTCACGCGGTGGATGGCACGGTCGCCCGACAGGGCGAGATCAGGCGGCACGGCAAAGGTGCCCGGCTCGAGATTGGCCACACGCACCGTGTGCGGCTCGCGCGCGAGTCCCGGTCCCGTCGCCGCCAAGAGCCGACCGCCAAAGAGGGCCTCTGGCACGCCGGATGCGCACAGCCGCTCCGTGGGCATGACCAACCACGATGTGAGGTCGCGCGTCGAGGCCGTCTCCATGGTAATGCCGGCGGCGGCCAAGACTGGCGATGTGCGCTTGGGCCCTCCTTCATCGACGGGCGCACGACTGGCACACGAGGCAATGGCAGCACATAAATTCGGGTCGGGCACCCAGGTACGCATGAGAGCCTCGTCGTCGGTCGACCAGGCCATGTAGGCATAGAGGACGGCACGCACCATGGCGTGCACGACCGGCACCAGGCCCTTGACGCCGAGCACGGTCGCCACAAAGGCATAGTAGGCTGCCGAGACCGTGATCGTGTTGCCGTGCCGGTGGTCGACCACCGACACGCGCGCGCGCGTCCATGCCTCGCGCACGATAGGATTGTCGGTGACGGCACACGAGAGCATCGCGGCAACGGGATCGTCAATGGCCATGCCTTCGAGGGCGCGCGTCAACGAATTGATCTCGTATTGCGGCGGCAGAGGCGGTGCCGCCGACTGCACCAACATCACACACGAGTCTGGATTTGCAGACCATTCACATTGGATCGCCTCCAAATAGGGGCTCGCCAAATAGCGGACGGCGGGGACAGCCTCACCAGACATTGGTGTCCCTGCAGACGAAGACACTGGCGGTGGCGGTGACGACGGGGGTCTGTTTTCTTGCTCCAACAACATGGGTGCGGGCGAACCAAGTCGGGGCGACGACGGGGACGTCGAAACAGAGGCAAAGTGAGCAGACGAGGCCATCGAGCGTGGCGGCGGTGTGGTGCGATGTATGGGGAGAAATACAAGGGCAGGCGCGGCAAAGGAAGGCAAGGCGGCGGCCCATCGTAGCAACCAATCAGATTTGTGGTTTTCTTTTTTTTTGCCCCGGCAATTCAACCTGATCGTAGCGGCCGGGCCGCAACGGAGCCGCGGTGTAACAGTGCCTCTCTCGGGCGCGATGTCATCTTTTTCACCATCCTTTATTCCGCCTGGCCGACTTGGGGGCAACAATGATGGCGCATCCGACGGCGAACAACGACCTCGGCGGGCAGTTTCAAAATCCCTAGATTTTTTCTTTGCGCAACTGACAATAAAAAAGACATGGGGTTTCGCCGGTCGCCTGGCCGGCCGTCGCCTCTCAACGCCAATGCTCTGCGGTTGCCACTCCATTTTGGACGACCGCCCCGACTGCCTTGCCGCGCGCTGGTCGCCCTTTTCGTTTTTATCCAATCCCTCCCTGGGCTTCACCTGTTGCATTGCTTTTCGACAAAAAACAAAACAATAAAAAAAGGACTTTGGTGCCACTATTTCCCACGCCTTTTTTCCACCTTTTCTCTTTCAGCCCAACTTTGGCCCCGATATTTGCGCCAACCAGGAAAAAAGGCATCCAGATAGACACGCCAACCGATTTTGTGGCCTGGCCTCTTTTTGTTCCGGTCACGGCTCACGGATGGGCCTTGCAGAGGCGGCCCGTCATGGGGCTGTCTGCCGCTCCCTCTTTTTTTATATTGTGTTGGGGTTGCGTCTCTTTTTTATGATTGGTTGTTGTGCCCGCCCTCTATTTGTATGGCGCGCACAATCCAAGAAAAAAAAAGACAGGTGGAATATGCGCTCTGTCTCGCGCAGCAAGTTGCACGCTCGCCCTGTGCCCCCACAAAAAGGCATGGCAGGAAAAGCCGACACTCTGATAGCAAGCCAAGACACACGCGCACGCACGTAAAGCAAAAACAAAAGAAAAGAGGACCGCAGAGACTTTGCCTCGGACTCCACTTTTCTTTTTTTTTCTGGTCGAGAATTGCCTTTTGTTCTCTCTCTCTTCTCTCTCTCTCTCTTTTTCGAAAAAGATTCAAATAAAATCCGAGGCCCTTTGTCAGGCGCCAAACTCGGTGACGCCTTTGCTGGTTGTGGTGGTGATGGCGATGAGAGTCATGACGGCGACGACGACGACGACGACAATGGCTGTCGCGCAAAATGTCGCGCCCAAGATGGGTGCCACCGTCATTGACGACGGTAAAAGTGGCGACGACGGTTCACTCGTGTTTTACTATCGGTACCGCCATCAAAGGCAATGGCGTCGGGCTCGCTGTCCCGAGGGACCGCGCTGGGAGTCGGTGCGGTACTGGCTCGAATGTCGCGCCGGCCTCCTTGCTACATCAGCGTCCAAAGGCGCCCCTGTCTCCTATGTCGAGGCCCAACGTCAGGAGCCACTGCCGCATGCTGCCCGCTTGCTTGCCGACGATGACGAGGTGCGCCAAGGCGACGCGCTCGTGCTCGCGGTACGGCCCGTTGTGTGGCGCGCGCATGTGCACCGTCCGTTTGTGCCGCTTGCCCATCGCCGCGCGCATGCACAGATGGCCCTACGCGGCCGACGCCGCGGCGCCATCGATGGGGCGCGCGCAGACGAGTCCAATGCTGACCGTATGGGTGACAACAACAATGCACAATCTGGCGATACACAATGGTCCTCGATGGACGAAAACATGCGCATCGAGACCGTCGCCATGGGCGACACTGTCGCAGAGACGCCGGCGGTACCGAGACGGCCTGCCGTCGATCGAGACGCATGGGAGCGTCGCGATGACCCGCCCGACGTGCACCCGTCCAACGTCGACGTCAACGTGCGCGGTCATTCGCCCCTATGCGCATGGATGAACGAGACCGACCTGGAGCGTCGACGTGAGGAACAGCACCGAGCCTTCAAGACCGCACGCCTGCTCGCGACGCCCGATCCCCTCGGCCCGCCGCGGCCCGACCAACTGTGCGTGTCCTGCGGCGACCTCGGGCGCCACCGCACTGCGCGGTGCCCGCGCGCGTGTGAGCCCGGCTACCGACCGTTGAGCGATCGCCGCATGCCGGCGGGCCAGCCTCGTGATGCCTTTCGACGCGCCCTCGACTGGGAGCGCGACGTGGCCCTCGTGCAATTCCCGCGGCGCGGCGACCCGCCCGGTGCGCTTCACTTTTTCATGCCGCGCAGCGTGCGCCCCTCCCCGCGCCCTGCCGGGCGGCCTCTTGCGCGCGCCGCCTCGATGTCGTGACCAGCCGACACCCGTGCCTGTATGCGTACCTATTTGTAGTGTGCATGTGTATGGTCCGGGGCCCGTGGACGAGCAAGCGTAAAAAAAATATAAATTCTTTTTTTTTCTGAGCCTTGTCCCTGTTGTTTTTTGGGCCGCCGGGCCAGACCCCGTGCCCACTCTCTTTGCCTCATGTCCCTGGCGGGCATTGTCGTGCCTCTTTTTTTTTCCTTATTCTCGATCTGCGGTCCAGTAAAACCTTTAATTTTTTTTTTCAAAAAGGCAAACCCCGGCGGTCCTGTTGCGGGCCGCCCGGCGGCCATGGACGAAAAGGGCGGCCACACTTTATGGTTGGGATCGCCATCAATGTTGCCATCACCTAAAAGTCGCGTACTCGGAGCGCGCGGCACCGCGTTCGCCCATGCTGGTCGACGCGGCGAGGCAGTTGCGCACAGCCAGCGACATGGGTCCTGCGACGAGGGCCGCGTCAAAAGGCTGCGCGGCCCCGACGGCATCCAGCGCCTCGCGGTAGACCAATTCGCGCAAGAGCGCATCGCGCGCAAGCGACGCCACGTCCCGCATGTAGGTCCAGTTGTGGAGATGCTCCTCGGCGATGGCGTTGGCGAGGGCGGCGCGCGTGTGTGGGGTGATCCTCGATCCCTGACCCTCGGCGTCGGCATCGCGCACACAATTCGCCGCCCGGCCGAGGCTCTCCTGCACCTTGGCCATGTAGCCGCCATGGAGGTTGAGGCAACGCTCCAGGTCGTTCATGGCGCGCGAGGTGAACGCCGTAGCGCGCGCGTTTTTGTCCATGTTGGCATATTGGATCTCTTCGTGGGCGCGCTTGCGCTCGCGTGCCTTGCGGCGCTCCTCTTCGATGAGCACATTTTCGCGCGCCTTTTGCTGCGTGAACTCGGTCTGGAGGTCGAGACAGCCCGTGGAGCACTCTTCCCGCACTCGGGGACGCTGCCTAAAGTCGCTGTCAGTGGTTGGCTGCACGCGCATCGACCACACATCCAGTGGACCCGTATAGCCGGCGTCGATGGCGTTGGCACCAGCGCTGGCCAGCATGCGTGCCATATTATCGTCCAGGCGCATCACGTGCTCCTGCGTGGCGCTGCCGGCAGGTGCGGTCGAGCCCTGCGGCACGAGGGCCGCCCAGTCAAAGCCGCCGCCGCCGTCGTTGTCTTGCATTGTACTCGTGCGCGCACGTACGCACAGATATTGCTGCGGATGCGGCGAGCAGGTAAAGGACGGGCAAAAAAAAAGGACGATCCAAGAAAAACTCTTTGTCCTCGATATATATATATATATATTATATAATAATATAATATAGAAAAAGGTCCTTTTTATCGGTCGGCGAGAGGTTGCTTTTTCTCCTTGCGCACGATTACCTCTTTTCTTTTGTGTTTTTTTATCTCTTGTTGGTCCCTTTTCGGTGGCGGCACAGGGCAGAGAGGGCGCGCGCAAAGATCGCCGGCGCTTCTTTCTCAACGGTGGCCGAGGAAAGACGCGCGCCGCCACGGCGACCGCGTCCCGTGCGCAGGCCGACAGCGCCTTGCCCACCGCAGCAACTGGAAAAAAAACAAGAGAGGACAATGCCGGCTCCTTTTTTCTTTATGTTTTTTTAAAAAAAGAGGCAACGGCCAACCGCCAGAGATTTTGGTGCGTGATTTCAAAAGGGAAGGAAAGAAGCAACAGACAGACCTCCCCCCCCCCCGGCCCTTTGCTCACCGAAAAAAAGGCTATTTGGGTGCAAAGAAAACATAGACGGAAAAGAAAAAGGCGATGCACACACATAACCTTTTTTTCCCTGGCCTATTTTTCCCCTCTTTTTTCCCTCTTTTTTCCATCTTTTTCTCTCTATTTGGCTCCCTTTGTTGCCAGACACCAAAATTAGAGGCCCTAGTCGATGTCGCTGTTGTCGTCGTCGTCGTACTCGCTGTCGTCGGTATAGTCATCATCGTCGTCGCTGCCGAGATCGCTGGCGTCGCTGCCCTCGTCGTCAATGTCGTCTTGGCCTGGGATGTCGGCGTTGCCAAAGGAGGTACCGCCGGCGCGCGTGGCGATCGTGCGCGCGATGCTCGCATGGTAGTTGGTCATGATGCCACAGATGCCGTCGGCGCAGGCCTCAAACTCGACCACGTCGCCGTCCTTGCTCTTGGGCGCGCCCACGGTGGCGCGCCGCGACGCGCGATTCTCTGTGACAAGGCGTGCCGCGGTGAGCCGGCGCGCTTCGACCACGGCGTCGGCGAGGCCCGCCAGCGCGTCACCCACGCGCTTGACATAGCGAAAGGACTTTGTCTGCCAGAGGGCCTGCGTTGGCACCGTGCGGTCCTGCACCACGGCCATGAGGGCGACCATGTCGTCGCAGGCGTCGCCCACCGCGCGGTAGTGCTCGGCGGACGCGCGGCGAAACACGCTTAGGCGTCCGATAAACTCGCACAGATCGTGGTCGGTGCGCACGTACGGCCATTCGTGACCGAGATCCGGTCCGCCGCGTTGGACCTTGCCGCGCTGCATCTTGCCGCGCATGACACCAAAGAGGCCGCCGGCCAGCGCGCCCATGGCCGCGCCAATCGCCACCGTTGCCGCCGTCTGTCTGTTGTTGGCACGCATGGTTCGTTGCAAAAAAGGCGCCCACTTGATGTCTGAAAAAAAAAGGGGAAGCCTCTGGCGCGCTCGAACTCGTGGGTGCCTGGTCGCCAATGTCGCAACACACGCGTGCGCGCGACTGTCTATAATCGCGCCTGGCCCTCTTCTTTTTGTTTTCCGCTTTTTTTTGGGTGGCTCAAGAAGTGGGCGCCGCTTTCCCTGGTCCGCAGCCGCTTTTTTACTCGGGCACTCCCGCCAAGAGGGCGCACGCCGGCAGTCCATTGCGCGCGGCATGACTTGGGCGTCCACGCCGCATTCGCAAGGCGCATGGGCGCGTGCGCATCCAGACACGGCGACGGCGACGGCGCCCGACAAGGGACTTTATAGAAACAAAAAAGAAAAACGCCAACAAAAAGGAAAACGGCGCATCGTCTTTGGTTTCCCGAAAAAATGTTTCTTTTTTTTTACGTGAGGAGGGCGTGCCCAAAGCAAACAAAAAATTTCCTATGGTGGGCGTGAGGTCCGGTTTGGGTGTTGTTTGGGTGCTGGCGTATTGGAGGTGCCGACGCACGGGGATCACGGGGCAATGTCGCTGCTCCACACATAGGACAGGGCACGGCCCGAGGGACGCGATCGCGATCGCGACGCGCACCGGGACGCGTCGCCGGGTTGGGCCACCGCAGCAGCCGGCGTCAAAAGGCGCGCGGTCCCACGGTCGGTCCGTCGCACAAAGGCAAAGGCCCGGTAGAGGCCCATATGCTGGCGGTCGTCGGCGTCGTCGATGCGCGGGGGCGCGCGCATGCGGTCGAGCATGGACGCGTTGCGCGGATTGATGCTTTCAATGTCGAAAAAGGTCGCCAGGTCGCACGACGCCATGAGCACGAGCCCGGCGTCGACGCACATGGCGCTAAAGTCGTCAAACATGACCGTGTGTTGCGGGCACGGCGTCCCCTGTGCGCCCACCCCCAGCGCACACGGCACAAGAGAGAGATGGTCGTGAGTGTGGTCTATCTGGCGCGCGTTGTCGGCGCCGCTCCGCGCCAGCGCCCGACCAGCGAACGATGCGCGCCGCGCATGCCCTTGGCCTCCTCAACAAAAAGGCGGCGCGCCCTGCCGCTGCGAGTCGGCTGCTCTCGGACGGCACGCAAAAAACACGCACACGCACACACAAAACAACCGCACCAGGCAACGACGTTGGTGTGGGGAAAGAAAAGAAAAAGGAGGAGACATTGACGGAACCGGCGCAAAAAAAGGAAAAAGAGGAGAAGAGAGCGTGTGCAACGACGATGACGTCGACGGTTGCGGTTGTTGTTGCCGCATGTCCGACGTGCCGAGGCGGTCCGGTCAAATGCTGGCGGTGTGCGCCGAGCGCGTCGCGTGCTGCCCTGTCGGGGTCGGATTCGGCGGCGGCGGACGTGACATTGTCTCCACGGCGGTGACGCGTGCAAGACCGCGCCGCCAGACACGCACGACTACTACATCGAGCGAGGGCTCGGCCGGCGCCTCGCCGCAGTACCGGATGTCTGGCTCTCGCGTTGACCGCCGGAGCACCGGTGGCAGTAACAGAGGTAGCCACGGGCAGCGACGACAGCACGCCTTTGGAAAGGACTAGACGGCGCGGCGGCAGGGGCGATCGAGACGAGGGCGAGTGGCGACCACAGCGGGTCACCCACCGACCGACGCGAGATCGAGCGCACGCTGGCGCGCTATGTGCCCGACGACGAGGCCCGAGCGCGCGCCCTCGACGCCATGACGACGTCGGGACACAGAGCACGCGAATGGTACAATGCACGCGCGACAGAGACCCACGACCTGTTGGCGTCCCTTGCGGCATCCAGGTCTCTGTCCTCCCTGTCCTCGTCCTCGTCGTCTTCGTCATCGTCTTCCTCATCATTGTCATCACCGTCGTGGGCGCACGCCGACCCACTGCGCGATGTGCGCGGCGCCATCAACTTTTTGCAAGTCGGTGCTCATCGGCCGGTACGTGCAGCCGCGCTGCGCCGTCATGGACCTCGGATGCGGTCGCGGCCAAGACGTGGCCAAGTTGGCCTATGCGCGTCCGCGGTACGTGCTCTTTGTCGACGCCTCCGAGTCGGCCCTCGCCGAGGCCGAGCGCCGGTGGCGGCGCACGCGATTCGCCTTTCCGGCGGCCTTTGTGCAGGATGACTTTTGCGTGCCCGACGGTCTGCTGGCCGGGCGTCGCGTTGTCGTCCACCGCGACGACCCGCAGCGCGCGCCGGGGCAGCGCCACCACGCCGTGCCCGATGCCGAGTGCGTGGTGCCCGACGTCGCCGGCCTGGTCGACGCGATTTCGTGCCAGTTTGCCATTCAGCACGCCTTTGAGACACGCGCCACGGCGCTCGCCTTTGTCGCCAATGTGCGCCGCGTCCTCGCCCCTGGTGGCGTCTTTGTGGGCATCGTTGCCGATGGCGCGCGTCTCTGGGAACTTGCCCGTCAGCGCGCACAGCCTCAACCAATTGCTTCCCTTCCAGCGACGCCGGTCGACCGCGATGGTCCCGCAGAGTGTGCGGTCGCCAGCGATACCCACGACCGCGACCATGACAAGAGCGGCGAATGCAACGACAAACAACACCCGCGCAGGATCGTGCTTGTTGCACCCGTGATGCCGACGCCGACCGATGCCACGGGGTCCGTTGTCGCAACAACAACAACAACAACAACAAACAACAACAACAGAGGCCGAGTGCAGCCACGACCCCGTGGCATCGGTCGGCGTCGGCATCACGGGTGCAACAAGCACGATCCTGCGCGGGTGTTGTTTGTCGTTGCATTCGCCGCTCTTGTCATGGTCGCGGTCGTGGGTATCGCTGGCGACCGCACACTCTGCGGGACCATCGCGGTCGACCGGCGTCGCTGGAGAGGAAGCAATTGGTTGAGGCTGTGCGCGCTGACGGGCAAGTTCCCAGAGACGCGCGCCATCGGCAACGATGCCCACAAAGACGCCACCAGGGGCGAGGACGCGGCGCACATTGGCGACAAAGGCGAGCGCCGTGGCGCGTGTCTCAAAGGCGTGCTGAATGGCAAACTGGCACGAAATCGCGTCGACCAGGCCGGCGACGTCGGGCACCACGCACTCGGCATCGGGCACGGCGTGGTGGCGCTGCCCCGGCGCGCGCTGCGGGTCGTCGCGGTGGACGACAACGCGACGCCCGGCAAGCAGACCGTCGGGCACGCAAAAGTCATCCTGCACAAAGGCCGCCGGAAAGGCGAATCGCGTGCGCCGCCACCGGCGCTCGGCCTCGGCGAGGGCCGACTCGGAGGCGTCGACAAAGAGCACGTACCGCGGACGCGCATAGGCCAACTTGGCCACGTCTTGGCCGCGACCGCATCCGAGGTCCATGACGGCGCAGCGCGGCTGCACGTACCGGCCGATGAGCACCGACTTGCAAAAGTTGATGGCGCCGCGCACATCGCGCAGTGGGTCGGCGTGCGCCCACGACGGTGATGACAATGATGAGGAAGACGATGACGAAGACGACGAGGACGAGGACAGGGAGGACAGAGACCTGGATGCCGCAAGGGACGCCAACAGGTCGTGGGTCTCTGTCGCGCGTGCATTGTACCATTCGCGTGCTCTGTGTCCCGACGTCGTCATGGCGTCGAGGGCGCGCGCTCGGGCCTCGTCGTCGGGCACATAGCGCGCCAGCGTGCGCTCGATCTCGCGTCGGTCGGTGGGTGACCCGCTGTGGTCGCCACTCGCCTCGTCTCGATCGCCCCTGCCGCCGCGCCGTCTAGTCCTTTCCAAAGGCGTGCTGTCGTCGCTGCCCGTGCTACCTCTGTTACTGCCACCGGTGCTCCGGCGGTCAACGCGAGAGCCAGACATCCGGTACTGCGGCGAGGCGCCGGCCGAGCCCTCGCTCGATGTAGTAGTCGTGCGTGTCTGGCGGCGCGGTCTTGCACGCGTCACCGCCGTGGAGACAATGTCACGTCCGCCGCCGCTCGAATCCGACCCCGACAGGGCAGCACGCGACGCGCTCGGCGCACACCGCCAGCATTTGACCGGACCGCCTCGGCACGTCGGACATGCGGCAACAACAACCGCAACCGTCGACGTCATCGTCGTTGCACACGCTCTCTTCTCCTCTTTCCCTTTTTTTGCGCCGGTTTCCGTCAATGTCTCCTCCTTTTCTTTTCTTTCCCCACACCAACGTCGTGCTGCCTGGTGCGGTTGTTTTGTGTGTGCGTGTGCGTGTTTTTTGCGTGCCGTCCGAGAGCAGCCGACTCGCAGCGGCAGGGCGCGCCGCCTTTTTGTTGAGGAGGCCAAGGGCATGCGCGGCGCGCATCGTTCGCTGGTCGGGCGCTGGCGCGGAGCGGCGCCGACAACGCGCGCCAGATAGACCACACTCACGACCAAGACAAAAAGGCAAAACACCAACAGCCCCGGCCTCCACCAAAAAAAGGGACATGCGCACAAGTGCCGGCCCCGTAAAAACTTGGCCAAATGAAAAATCAAAAAAAGAAAAAACGGAGAGGAGGTCCATTGAATCGTCTTTTCAGCATCTGTGAGTTGGCCCCTATTCTTGCCGGCGCGGTGGCACCGCTGCGGGCGGCATGCCCCTTCAAAACCAGCAATAAAATGGGCGTGTGGCGCCCAAGTCCTTTTTCAATGTTTGGTTTTTTTTTCGAATTGTGTTGGTATTGTTGGCCATCATTCTTTTATTTTTTTTTCCATATGTGCATGGTGGATACGCGCGGCACGCCAAGACAGGCGAAAACACAGTGAGGAAAACGGGAACAATGCGCGAGGACGCACATAGACCCTAGGTCGTTGGCATCGTTGAAGAGAAAAAAAAGAGCGCATACACACACATAATGGCGGTCATCAAGTGCTCTCGGGGCCGTCGGCGGGGCGTGCCATGGTCACGACCGCCGGAGGGTCGGCGTGCGCCGCCGCACCAAAGGCGCTCGCACGCCGTGCGCTCTGGCGGGTTTTGACGCCGCGAGTCGTCGCGGGCGGGGGCGATCCGGGCGCCTCGGTGGTCGTGCTGCGGGCCTTGCGTGCGCCCTTGGTCCGCCGCTGCTGGGTGGGTATGGGAATGGCTGCCAGGGCAGGTTCGTCCGACATAATGGGTTCAGTGGGCCTTGCGGCGGCTGCCAACGTCACATCGTGGTCGGTGGTCGCCGGCGTGTCTGCGGCGACGGCATCCACAAACGCAACGGCGACTCCATCGTTATCGGGCTCTGCTGTCTCGGGCGGCGTGTCCTTGTTGTTGTCTTGCTCATCGGTGGTGGGCGTCGGCAGGTCGGCCATGATCGGTGCCTCGGTTGCAGGTTTGGGAATCGCCACGACGGCCTCATTGGACAGATGGGCAGGCACAATGTCGTCGATGGGAGCATGGTGTGGCGCAGTCTCCTCGGTGTTGGTGTTGTCGTTGTCGCTGTCGTCGTCTTGGATTGCGGGTGGTGCTTGCGGATATGCACAATAGGTCGTGCGCGGTACGCCGTCGGACGAGACCACGGCAAAGACGTTGGTGCCGTCAGGGCGCAATGAGGTGCGAAAGAGCCATGCGGCGGCGGTCGCCTCAGACTCGTGCTCGACCCGTATGTGCTGCATGCCGCGCACCAGCCGAACCAACTCGTCGACGCGCGACTCGGACGCCGAGAGGGCCTCGTCGAGTTCCTTGACCCTGCGCTCCAACGTCACCCGGTGCTGGTCGCCAAGGATGACGGCCTCGCGCAGGGCATCGATGGCAGTGCCCACAGAGCCGCGCTCCTTGATGAGCACATCATTGACGACCACGTTGGCACCCACGTGCAGTGTGGGTGCGCCAGTCTCGGGGTCGGCTTCGACACGCGCCCAGTCGACGGGACCCACGGCACCGCCCTTGGCATAGGCCGCCAGCAGGCCCGGTTTGCCCGGTGCGACAGCGTCGATACGGCGCCTGGTCGAGCGCGTCCGCGCATAAATGCCTAGGTCGCGGCCCATGTGCAACTGTACGACGGCATCGGGATCACCGCCGTCGGTCTGCGTAAACTTGACCGAGTTGGCGCGCAGCGAGCCAATCTCGAGGTCGGAACGGGGATCCCACGGGGTGTTGTCGCCCTCGATATCGTCTCCCTCATGGCCCACACGGGCCGGCTGCCGCTCATGCTGTTCGTATGCATGGCGATGGTGGCGGCGCTCTTCTGTTCCCGACATGGATGGCGTCTATCGCGCAGGTGCGTGCGGTTTCCCTTGTCCCCTCTTTCCGGCCGTTGTCTTTTCTTTTCCTTTGGTGGTCCGACGTGCGGGCGACCCTTTTTTCCTCATGGGGTGGGCAGATTTTCTCGTCGGTCCCAAGGCCCCCGCCATGCGCCCGCCGGCCGTGCGCCCTCTCTCTTTTTTTTTATTTTCGTCGAGGCATACCCCTCCATGCGCCTCGCCAGGCCGCGACCGCAAAAAGTGGATGCGAAAAAAAAAGAGACAGTGGCACTAAAGAGATTCTGGTGACCGCAACCAAAAAAACCAAAAGGGCCTCCCGGTGCCTTTTCCAACCATGCCACAAAAGGACAAGAAAAAAAATACAAGACAAAAAAGGCGTGAGGACGAATGGCAGCGCAAAGAAAAAAAAAGACCGCAGTCGGCGAAGGGGGGGGGGGGAGGGGACGTCGGGCAACAAAGGGTGACGCGCAGTATGGGCGTTGGCGGGCATCAAGAATAAATAGCAGACAGTCTTGCAGGAGACAAACACAGCATCCACGCCACGACAACTGACCTCCACCATCCACGAGGCACACAAAAAAATCTACGGACATGGACGCACACATTGCCGATACCACCAAGACCGAGACCGCCGCCGCCATCCAGCCGCTGGTCCAGTCGTCGACGCCCGACCTGTGGAACATGTACCCGGCCATCGATCGCGACGACATCCTCAAGGCCATCTGGATCGACGGCGCGCTCAAAGACGTGCCACACGAATGGATGCCTGCCGGATGGCTCTGCAAGAACGTACTCACCTATTCACTGACCGACGACGTCGAGTCGGCCAAGGACTTTGCGTCTCGTCTCTCGCAGTTTTGCAAGGCGCATGCCGACATCAGCGGTGTCCCATGTCGCGTCGTGCTCTGCGTGCGCCGTGGCCCAAAGAGGTCTGAACTGTGCTACCATGTCGCGGTTGGCCCGACCGAGTCGGTCACGCACGACGGTGCTACGGTAGATGCCACTGGTTCTGTTGAGGCCGCGTCAGCCGAGTCGGCGTCGCGTGCCAAGAGTTTGGACACCGAGACTCATATCGACGACGTCACCACCGCAGGAGTCGTGACTGGGTCTGTGCGCACTGGCATTGCCGAGGTCGCCGCCGCCTTTGATACGCTGCACACGGTGGTGTCCTGCGAGTGGGTATCTGACAGGACGCGCATCAACGCCGACTGTGGTCACCTGATCCGAGCACCCGCGGGTCCCGACGGTGCCACGCTCAGGCGTGCCATTGCCGAGGCCATTTCCAACCATGTCTATGCCGTGATCGGAGCATCGGGAGGCCGCCCGCACCGTCTCATCATTCACGGCGCCGCTTCCAACGACGGCAAGCAGATTGAATTTTTCTACGAGATATTGCTGGTGGCCGCACCCTGTCTGGGCCTCCAGGCGCCAATCGCAACGCTGTGCAAGGCCGACACGCCAGCAACCGATTGTCCTGCCCCCGCTGCCGCTGGGACGATAACGGCGACGCACTCAGAGGCTGCCGCGTCAAAGGGCCAGACGGCCATCGAGATTCTCGCCCTGTACCCCAAGTTGTCGATGGTCCAGGCGGCCGATGTGCTCTCTGCCGAAATCGCCCTTGGCGACGTGCCCCACCGCTGGGTCAAAGAAGACGACACCGATACCGACGCAACATTCCTTTGCTCGCATGACCTACTCATGGACGGCCTCGACGGCAAGGTCCGAGCCTGTCTTGGCAGAGGCTGGCAGCGTGTCGTCCTCTCGGTCTTGCAAAAGGAATCGGATCGCACCATCGTGACGATCAGTGGGCCGCGTCCGTCGTCGTCGCCCAAAACGCAGACCATCGACGATCTCTTGGATCTGTACCCGACTCTGAGCGCACGCGAGGCTATCTGCCTGAGCAAAGTCGTCGAGGGCCTCGCCGGTATCCCCACCGAGTGGGTCGACCAAGACTCGAGTCACACGTATGACAACGGCCGTGCCTTTGGCGATGCCTCCAAGATGATTGCCCATGTGCGCAGGGCATTTGCCAAATCCACCGATGAAACCAGACCGCGCCATGTCGTGCTCACGCTTCACCGCGACACAACTGGACTATACTGTTACTTTATCATTCTGCCCACCGTCTAGGCGCCTTTTTTCCGCCTGGTTGCCATCGCGGCGCCCCACAACAGTCTACCGCCCTTTTTCTTTTTTCAAGGCCTGTCGAAAAAAAATCAGTTTAAACCCATAAATATCCTCTTCTTTTTTTTTGCTAAAAAGATTGTTGGAGTCGTTGGTCTTGCCGGCGGCGGCGGCGGCGCTTTCAGTCCGCCGCCCAACCCCAAAAAAAGTGCACAGTGGAAAACAATAGAGAGTGTGGTTTTATGAGTCGCCCTTTAGATGGCCGCCTTTTTGCCCTGGATGCCTATGGGGCCGTGCAAAAAGAGCGTCGGCGAGGCATCTAGGAGCGCGCCCTGGATCCTGCCGTTGTGGCAGTTGTGGTCGTTCTTGATCCTGATATTGTCGTTGTTGTCGTGGCAGTTGCACTCGTGGCGATCCCAGTTGATGATGTCGATGTTGTGGTTGTCGAGGATCGCGCTGGTGACGTGGTCGTCGACGACGAGGCCATTATGGACGTCGACGTGGTGGCGCGGACGCCCAAAATCTTGGATACGCGCGCCAGGAGGAGTGCGCGCGCCGTGTCGGTCGGCGCCGTGGCAGCGTCGAGTTTGGAGATCACGCGCTCACGGAGAGGCGCCGCAAGGGAGCGCAACATGCCCCAGGCGTGCCACACGCGCCGCTCGGCGTGCATGGCCTCAATGCCGGCGCGGTGGGCTGCCACCTTGCACTCTTTGACGTCGCTGTAACAGCGGCCCTCGGCGCACACAAACGGGTCCTTCATCGTGCGCCAGTAGGCGTGGTGGTCGTAGCGCGGACAGCCCGTGCTGCCGTGGGCGTCCCAGTGCTCGGGTTCGAGATGTCCGCCGGCGAGCGCGTTGCGTCCGCACATGTAGCACTTTTGCACGCCACAGTGCGAGAGCGCATTGCACTCGGTGCTCTTGAGGAGCGGCACGCCACAGCGATAGCACGGCTGCGCCACGCGGTCCATGGCCAGCATGCGCTCGATCTGGTCGACGGCCACCTCTTTGGTGATCTCGCGGTTGCGCAGCAAGTGGGCATCGGCACCATTGCCACTGGCGTTGCCCACCTGGTGACCGATATGCTCTGCCACGGAGGCGCCGGTCTTGTCGCCGGATCCCGCCGGTGCCATGAGTCCCGGCCGGTAAAAGTAGCGGTTTATGCCCTCGGGATTGTCGTGTTCGGCAACGTGCGTGCATCGGCCACAGCGCGTGGCGCCTGCCGGCAGGCGCGACCGACAGTGGTAACAAAAAGTGCCCGCGCACCGTGGATTCTGTGTGCAGGCAATGGCCAGGTGGCCGCGCACGGCCCTCGCCACGTGGTCGTGCTCGACGATGCATTCGGCGCCACACGGGATGACCTCGACGCGTGGACCGCGGCGACGGCCCGCAGGCACAGGACGGTCGATGACCACATGGAGCGGGCAGGGGATCACCTCCATACCGGGGAAGCGATGGCGGTCATAGAGGCCCGCCAGGTTCAATGCCTCGTCACCGTCGAGCACAAGGGCAAAGGGATGTGCCTCGGGATAGGCCGTGGCTGCGCACCGCGACTCGCCGTCCAGCGATACACACCCGACTGCCGCGCGCGTGACGCTCACCGGCGGGCGACCGCGATTGAGCAACACGGTGCGCATACAACCGACGCACACGGCGTGATCCGCATTGCGGCACGGATTGACGAGGATGACATCGTCTGCCAGACGCGCGCCATTGGCCACGAGCACGTGTCGGTCGGGGTCGGTCCAGAGATCGTGCAGCGTGGCCGGCTGCGCCAGCGGCACGTCCCACAAGACTGTGCCGTCGTCGCGCATACAGATGCTGCATTCGATACTGGGTGCCTCGGCGCATGGGCGCAAGACAATATCGCACACGGCCTCTGGAACCGTGTGCGTTGCGTCGCTCGACATGTCCAACGACAAGACGGGCGACATTGTTCTCGACAATGGCCCCAACGATGCGGACACGTCGGTTGTCAAAGATTTGCGCGTGCGCTTGGCCGGCCGCGGCCGTGCTGTCGTCGTGGTCGTAGTTGTTGTCACTTCCGGCCTCGATCGCTTGGCGGTCTGCCGCCGCCGTTGTGGTGCCCTTGTCTCGACGGAACCGCCCTCGGTCACCAGGGGCGAGCGCTGCGTCGACACTGGCCCTTGCTGACCTCTTGTCGATGGCACCAAGGCGCGCGTAATGATCACGATATCGTCGTCATCGTCCATGGTGGTATCCAAGGTTTCGACAGACGAGGGTTGGGTATCCTCGCGATGATCACCATGGTCATCATTATCATCATGACCATTACCATCATCACCGCCATCATCGTCGCTCATGTGCCCGGTGCGGTCGCGCGCAGCCTGGGATGCCACGCGAGATACAATGCGGTCAAGGCGACGCATCATGCGCTCCATGTCGCTCCGTGCCCGCTCTGCCGAGCGCTGTGGTCGCGACGCCAAAGGTGGGCGCCGCGCGAGCGCCTGACCGACCCAAGAGGCGCTTCGGGCCACGCACAGGGCGACTCTGCCCGCACGACCCTGGTCGACAACAGAGTCCAAGAGAGTCGTCAGCGGCACGGTGGCAACAACGGGATTGTCGTCATCCTCGGTCTTGGTGAGGCTCACACGCGCATCCAACAGGCTGCGTGCCGCGGGCGCGCGCCTGGGCGACGTACGTCGCCGATCGGCGCCCGGCACGAGGGCGCTCATGGCTGTGGCGACCATGTCAAAGTCTGCGTGGGTGTCCTCGCTCAGATGAATCACAGGCCGTGCAGGTGGTCCCTGTACCCATAGAGCCTCGCTCGCTGTTGGATCGGATCGCAGCATGAGCGTGATCGGGTAGGCGCATCGCATGCGTGCCGTGCCCACGGCGGCGGCGGCGGCATCTGTCTGCGGTGGCGCCGCCGCTGCCGACGCCGATGTCGTGTGCGCGCCAGAGGTTGCATTGGATTTGGGCGGTGCGCGCCTCGGTTGCGCAGACACGACATCTGCTCGACGATCGTCAACAACATCCATTTGTGAAAGCACCGCGGTCGCCATGTATCTGATGTGTGCCGCCCCAACAAACTAGGTTGACGGGGCAATGTGGTCGACGGCTATTTTTTTCGTCGCTTGCGGGTGGAATCGCAGTCACGGGGCAGGCCGTAGGTCGTCGCCGAGGCGGATGTCTTTGTCCTCTGCCGCCGCCGTCGCGCCTCGCCACCCGACGGCAGAGCCCAAAGCGCGACCCTCCTTGCGGTGCCATTGCCCTCGCGGCAAAAGAGGCTCGCGTTGCGCCGCCGGTGCGTGTCTGTCCGCCCGACAGACGGATCAGACCTTTTTGTCTGTTCACCTTTTTTTTTTCAAAACCATTTCCATTCTTTTTTTTTTCATGTACACCCCAAGCCATCTTTTTTTAAGAAAAAAAACAAAGAAAGAAACAATCAAGGCGGCAGGGTGGCCGGTGTCGTGCAGGGAATCGATCCAGCATCTAGCGGCGACGCAAACGGGCAATAGGTTTTGGCGCAGTATTGGCGCGCGTTGGCATCGCCCAGATGGACGCCACAACCGATGCAGCGCGCGGTCTCGCAGCAGTCGCCGGCAGTGTCAACGATCGCCCGGCCTGCCTCGCCGAGATCTGTAATCTGGCCTGGGTCCTCATCAGCAATGCGGTGGGGTGTGGCATCGGGCTCATAGAGCGGCGGGAGGGGCAGCGGCCACAGAGGTTCCACGGGATCGGCGCGGATGCTTGCAAAATGGCGGGCGCGGAGAGGCCTCCCCGTGAGGTTGTAGACAATGCGGGGCGCGGTCATGGTCTTTATAAGATACCTATATACCCCACCCCTACAATTTTTTTACTTTTGTCTTTTCTTTTTTCCTACCTCTGTCCTCACCTCTGGCCATTTTCGGTCGTGGGTGCGCCGTCTCCGTCGGGTGTTTTGGCGGCCCGGCTCGACGGGGCTCACGAGAAAGGCAACTTTTTTTGTTTGTGTTTTTGTATCTCGGCGTGCTGTCCTGGCGGGATTGCACCCTATTGGCGCGCACGAGGTTCGAAAAAAAAAGGACAGAGGCCCATTTGTGCCAGGCCAAGGCCCTTCCGGCGCGCCGACAGAGATGAAAAAAAGGCGACACAAAAAGTTGCTCACAACCCTGTCTGCCAGCCAAAAGGGCATTGCAATAAAAAGAATGCCCCTCATGGCCCTGGTCTCGTTCCTATTGGCATAGCAATTTTCGATTGTCGGGCCGACTTTTCGAGCCCATGACACCGACAGTATATGGCCTGTTGGATCGCAAATGAACGGCGCTCTCTCGCGACCGAGGACCCCGCACCCATAAGCAAACACAGGCGAGATCCTAGACACGAGCACGCCCAAAGGGGGCCACAGACACTGCCAATCTTTTTTGGAAGAAAAAACCAAAAAAGGCACAAAAAGGTAGTGCCAAAGAGAGAGAGCACCACCATCACCATAAGGGAAAAAAGACATGATGAAACCAACGACAGTCGACTGCCTGCCTGCCGAGATTCTCTCGTTGGTGTTCAACGTACACCTCGAAAAGCCGTGGAGACCGTTGGCGGCGCGCGTGTCTCATGCATGGAGAGCCGTCGTCTCTCTCGACGTCGAGGCCGCCCTCCAGAGGGTTGCCAAGCGCCAGGGCAAGGCCACCGCTGGCCAGGTCTACAGGTACACGGCACGACGCGCCAACCCACTCATCATCGGCAAGCACACGCTGGCCGCCACGGCGGCTGGGTCGCATTTGGCCCTGTTGCGCTGGCTCGTCGCCCACCCGTGTGTGCGCGTTGGTGATTCAATCGTGTGCGCCGCGGCCTTTTGCGGCGCCATCGACACGATCGCCTTTTTCGTCAGGCACAAGCCCGACCTTGTGCGCGCGGCGGCGCGCTACGCGGCTGCACGTGGTGGACAAAAGGCCCTGCTTCAATGGTTTCGGGCAAAGGATCTCGGGCGTCGATTGGGTTCCACGCGTGACGATAGTGACGACGACGACGATGGGAGTGGCAGTTGCATTTGCATCCTTGGCGACGACGACGATGACGACGGCATCAATGGCGAGGTCGTCTCAGACACCATCCAAGACAGCGATGGCGACGACAAAGTACCAGAGGACGAATCGCAAGGATCACAGGATGATGATGACGGCGAGGACGACGTCACCGTCCTCCAGGGTGACACTGCCCAGTATCCCTTTTTCGGGTGCGACGCTGGGCGCGATGATGATAATGACAGCAGCGGCTCTGACCAATCCGACACGGGAGGCGCGGTAGAGGACGGGGACGACCGCGGGGAATTTATCGACAGGGACGAGATGTGGCCCGTATGGCACGTCGACGAGGGCATGCAATCAGCCGTGCGCGACTATAGCGGATCATCCATCACCGACGACGCCGATGCCGACGAGTTGGAAGACTGGTGGGGTCCAAACATGTGCGCGTGCGCGGCCCGAGGTGGCCACCTGGACCTCCTCAAGTGGCTCCGCGGTCCCGAGGTGCGCTGCCGCTGGGACGCGTGGACGACGTCTGCGGCGGCTGCCGGCGGGCACGCTCATGTGCTCTCGTGGGCGCTGACCGAATGCACGCCGCCATGCCGCATCCAGCACGACGAGGCCATCGAATGGGCCGCGAGGGCGTCCCGCAACAATGTCCAGGTGCTCGCGACCATCCTCGCCACGGGCTACACGCCCACGACCGACAATGTCAGAGAGGCCGTCTCATGGGGCCAAACCGGGATGGCCGACCTCATGCTGCAGGCCGACCCCGCCATGTGGCAACCCGACGACGTGTTGTGGTGGGCCGTCGGCACCGACGCAAGGTGCGAGAAAAAGGACGCCAGACAGCGCACGCTCCTCTGGGCCATCGCCAAACTCGACGGGCCTCCCTCGACGTGGACCGACACGGTAGAGATTGCGCTCACCTATGCCGCTCTCATCGGCCACCACGATGACGTCGTCAAGGTCCTCCGTGGCTGCAACAGGCTCAGGTCGGGCGGCGCCATCACTGACGCTCAAGCCGAAAAGGTCAACCCGTGGGGGCTCGACGACGTCGTAAAGGTTTTACGTGCGGGCGCGCACATTGCCGCGTGATTTGTTTTTGACGTCCTTTTTTTCCACGCGTCACCTTTTTTTCCCATTTATGTCATGACCGACAGAAAAAATAATAACAATAAAAATACGGTCCCGTCGACGGCAAGGCCGGCGCATGTCTGGATCAGATTGCCGGCGGCGCCAACTGGACCAAATCGAGGCAGCCAACAAGACATCACAAACCACAGGGCCTTTGCCCAAAAACCACACGTCCGAATGGCGACGCACCGACCATACAAATTTTTTTGCGCAGACAGTCTTTTCCTTTTACACGGGTCGTCGTGACACAAGTTGCGCTGTCGGTCGCACCTTGGTCGCACCAACATGGCCGACGCGATCCTCAAGGCCGACCCATCTCTGTGGCAGCCCGACAAGGTGTCGTGGTGCGATCATGGAAGAGACGAGAGGCGCCCAGAAAAGGCTGCCGGTCGGCGCACGCTCCTCTGGGCCATCGAGCACCTCGACAGGCAGCCCGCGGCATGGAGCGACATGGCCGAGATTGCCCTCACCTATGCCGCCATTGTTCACGACGACTGTGCCGACGTCGTCGACGCCTTGCGCAGCCGCGGCAAATGCAGACTGGGCGATCGTATCACCTACGATCAAGCAAGAAGCGTGGATCCGTCCTGGGACGTCGCGACGGTCGTGCTCACGGGCGATCGCACGGCGCGTTACTGGTGACCTTTTTTTTTCCCCGTCACCCACGCGGTCTGGCTCCCCCTTTGTTGTGCATTATACCAACCCATCCTAAAAAAGGGCATTGAAAAAATACAAAAAAAAAAGAAAACAGCGCAGGTATATGTTGGCAGCCGGCGGTTGTGTGTCTTTAGCGCCTCCAAGGGATGACGAGGGGAAAAAAAGGCTGACAAAAAGACGACAACCGCACAAGGTGATACGACAAAGTTGAGGGCGCTTGTCGGGTGTTGTCGTCGCGAGCGCCCTCGATCGCACGGCCATTGTTGAAAGGGCCTCTGCAAACCTGTCGTACATTGAAATCTGCCTTGAGTCGCGTGGCGCCTTTTGATCGCCAACGAAAAATTAACCGTCGAAAAAAAAGAGAGAGAAAAAATGTTTTCTTTTCAACCGACAATCAACAGGCGCTACACGCGATACGATTACGATGATCAAGACGGAGACGACAACGCCGGCATGGCCAATAATGTCGAGTACAACAATGTCGTCCCCCGCAGGCGCGGCGCTTTTGGTGCCGTGCAACCGAGACCGTCGGCGGCGGCAGCGATCCCATGGATGCAGAGGCTGCCGCCGGCGCCGCCCACCGTCGACGGCTACTTTTGGCGTGGTGCGCCTCTCGACGAACAGCAAAAGAAATACTGCCGCTGTCTTTTGCACGTGGCCGCGCGCAACAAACCCGACTGTTACGACACGCCGGGCGCCTTGGGCACGGGCCGGTGCTACAACCCCTATGCCGTATGCACGGCCAGCGTCGGCCGCCAGTCGCCATGTTCGGAATTCTACGGCTTTACGCCTGGGCCGTGCGCGACGGCATCCCCGACGACGAGGTCGAGGCCTTTGCGCGCATGAGGCGCCTGCCGGTGGGACAGACACGCGAGGCCACCGTGGCGACGATCGAGGACTATTTGCGCTCGCGCGGCAAGTATGGCCCGGCGAATTGGCAGACGGGCATGTTGTAACAACTTTTTTCTTTCATTGCATTTTCTTTTTTCTTTCCTTTCCCCCGCCCCTCTTTTCTTTTTTCTATGAGGACAAGGGGCGGCTGGGCCAATCCGCGCGTCAGGATTTGCGCTCGCAAAAAAAATAAAATTCGTGGTCGTGAAGAAAAAAGAGGCTGGGGCCACAAAGTCGCCTGTAGATCAAGAGTGCCAACTCTCTCTTTACTTTCCGTCCGACCTCGTCGCTCTTTTTTTTCTTTCACCGGCGCATTTTATCACCCGAAAAACCATAGGCCAAAAAAAGCGGCGCAAGGCAAACAAAAAAGAGGTTTGGAAAAAAAAAGACAAAAACCCACAAAAAAAAGCAGACGGGCGAGAGCGACCGCGCCACGCGAAAGAGGAATGGCCAACATCGGGGCGCTCCCCATCGAATTGGTGGACATGATCCTCAACGGTCTCGACGCCAACGGGGTACCGTTTTTCGATCCACGGTGGCGCTTTGCCGCCCGTGCCACTCATCCATTGTGGCGCGACGTCATCGCCGCGCCAGAGCCGGTCGGAACACGCACGCGCGCCAAAGCCTTTTCTCGGGCGTGGCGGGCACCGCCCAGCGACGGGAGCGACGACGAGTGCGACTGCCAGTGCGACTATAACCAACACGACGATTTCAAGGCGTCCCTGGCGGTGGGTCGGATCGTGTCGGCCCGTTGCGCGGTCGGCCGTCCGTGGGTTATGGCGTGGTGCTCACAGGATGGCGTGCCGCCACAGGATCGAGCGGCGGTTGCGCTCTTGTCTCTGACCGCACCGGTCACCGATATGGGCATTGTACACCAACTCGTCGTACCGCACATTCAGGGCGACGAATCGACGGGACCCTTTCCCGTGCGACCCCTGCGACGCGATTTCTGGCAGCATCTCAAGAGAGCGCACCCAGACGACGGCGACGACAATGATAAAAATGGTGGCGGCGGCTGGAGTTCATGCGACAGCGAGTTCTTGTACGACGTCATATGCATCATGTGCGAGTGGAACCGGCCCGACCTCATGCGCCCGCTCATGGACGCCTACGCATCACTGCGCGTCATCGACAATGTGTTCTTTCGCGCCTGCTCTGACGGCATCGTCGAGACTGTCGAGGACGCGCTCGTCCATGCTGACAGACTGTGCGACGGCGGCGCAAAGCCTGGACCGACCAAGTGGCGCGTGTGGAAAGAGGCCGTGCGGTGGGGTGGAACCTGTGTGCTGGAGCGCCTTTTGGGCCTCTGCGCCCACAGCCAGGTCGACACGCACGACAAACAATGCAGCGATCATTGTAGAGAGGCGGCTCTAAGTCGCATGGCGCGCCTTACCAGGCCCCCGACTGACCTGACCTGGCAAAAGCACGCCGTGCGCTGTGGCAACCTTGATGCTCTCCTCGTGGGCGAACGGTACGACGTCCCTATTCGTGTTCACGAGTTGATCGAGACGGCCGGCGCCAGGGGCAGCAACAAAACTGTCCGGTGGCTCTTGGGACGTGTTTCTAGGGTATACGATCCGTCCACCGCGGCCGCCCTCGCACACGGCTGCGCAGCGGCTCTCGGCGAGATTGTTGTCGCGGCCGACGATCGCGACTGGCAGTGCGACGCGCACGATGTATGCCAGTGCCGAAAACGTCCACGGCGTAAAGCGTCACGTGATGATGATGATGACGACGACGACGGCGCTATGTCCAAGACCCAGACGACGGTTGATGCCCTGTGCGACGTCATGGGCTCCCTTTTGACAACCGACGAGGGCGTTGCCGCCGTGCGTCGATTCCTCAACGCGTATTTGGGGCGAACACGGCACACACCCGACGGTATCGCCTTGGTCGTGCGCGCGATCGAGCGCTGGCCCACTTCTGTGGCGGGCCGCATCAAGCCTCTTGGTTGGAGGGCGCTCGTACGCGCGGCCGTCACCACCGGTGCCACTGGTGCGCTCGATCGGATCGCAGGTCTCATGTCTGTGCGGTCCTCGTGTGATCCAGGCGAGGCTGACTTGTGGGGCATCGCCGTCGACCACCTGGGCGACGCGGTTCGTGCCGCCGTGCCGCCTCTGCCTTTTGTACACTGCGGCAAATGCCCGACGCTGTCGCTGCTCTACAAGAGGGACCGTGCTGCCGCCGTGGTGACGCACATTTTGGGTATTGCCTATGGCGAGACATTTGTCAGCGAGGCCATCGCGCAGACTTGGCGGGCGCTGTGCAGACCGAGGCCCGTCGCCGCAACCGTACTGGGCGATCCCGCGCAAGACAGCCTCTCGATGGCGTCGCTGCGGGCGCTCATGGGCGCCCGCGGCCTCGTCAACTCTTGATCATTGCACCCGCACCGCAACTATTCAAAAAAAACCAGACCTTTTTGCCTATCCCTCCTTTTGTTGGTCTTTTTTTTGGCGTAGGTGGTCAGGGCATGCATAGAAAAATAATAATAATAATAATAATAATAATAATAATAATAATAATAAATAATAATAATAATTAATAATAATAATAATAATAATAAAAAGAAACAAGATTTGCAAAGCCGCTCGGATGCACCGGCGGCCGCCGTGATGCGCACACGCAGGAACACGGAAGAAAAAAAAGGCAACGCCACCGCCGACACCCAAGGACCGGCAGGAAAAAAGAAATCGACGAGGAAAAGAATCAAATGCAAGAAAAAGGTCGACCAATCGCATTTGCAGTCTTCTTGGAGCGGCGCTGTCGGTGCGGTCGATCTGGCAAAGGGAGGCTTTGTAGGCTCTTGCAAAAGTCGCCGCCCGTGTCCTCTTTTTGCCAGGGCGACAACAGCGCCAAAAAATGGGGTGGACAGACCCCGACCAAAAAAGACAACAGCCAACAAGTCCCTGTTGGTTGGCGGAAAAAAATCCCCCGCCAACGCGGCACACGCAAAGGACGAGCAGACGAGAAGGGGCAGCAAAGTGAGCAAGCGCAAGTAAAAGGCAGGGACCACCGAAAAGGATGGACCCGACAAAAAAAAGAGCCGACTCTCTTTTTTGTGTTTTTGTTAAACCAAAAAGAGAATATATTTTTTTCAAAAACAATAGGGGCGACATATTTAAGGCGCGGTCGGATCGAGGGCGTATGATTCTCTGCTTTTTTCCGCATTGTTGTCGGTGCGCGAACAAGGTCGCGATGGGGCTGGGCGAGTCGTGCCCGACAGCACGAGGCCGGACCTATTGAGTAGGAAAAAAGACAGCGGTACTGATGCGCACGAAAAAAAAGAGAGAAGAAGAGAAAGCGACCTATGACTAGTTGCTCTGGCCGCGGGCCTGGCCCTGGAGGCAGAGGCGCTGGAGGGCCGACTGGAGGCCGCGCCCGGTCTGCCCGGCAATGTTGGTCGAGATGCCGGCAATGACAAAGCCCATGGCATAGTTGAAAAAGGTGCGCTGGATGGCGCCCGTGGCAAAGCCGCTGTAGTCGTCCGGGTCCAGGGTCGGGATCGGCACGATAAAGGCGATCAGCAGGAGCAGCGCGTACATGAGCAGCGGGATGGTGGCGTCGGCCAGACGCGTGTTGCCCTGGCTCACGAGGAGGCTGCCCACGGCAAAGGCCACGCCGACGAGCGTGTTGGCGTCGCTCGACACCTCGCCGAGGCCAAACACGCGCTGGGCCTGCACCGAATTCTTGTCGGCGGCCAGGTAGGACAGGTCCAGCATGGACATGATGATGGGCCAGGCAAAGCCAAAGAGAGTGAGCGGGTGGTGGGCGACGATCGCGTAGCCGGCGAGCGCGTCCCACAGCACGGGCCACAGGAGCACGCCCACGGTGCTCACGCCGGCGCCCAGGAGGCGCATCTTTTCGCGGCGGATGGCCGGATCGTCGTCGCCCCGGATGTCGTCAAAGGACTTGCCGGCGTAGATCGTGACCCCGACGGCCGCGGCGATGAGCGCCGTGTTAAAGGCACGGATCCAGCCGCGCGGCACGCACGGGTCCAGTGATCCGGTCACCGGCACGTCCTCGGCACAGCGCAGCGCATAAGGGCCGGTCGGGGGCAGTGGCGGGTCATAGAGGCCCTCGGCTCCCTGTGGCAAGCGCGCCGATGCCTGCGGTCGTGTTGGCGTGATCGGGGGCACAGGAACTACAAACGGCGGCTGTTGTAGTTGGCCTGTCGATGGCGGCAGCGGTTGGCCGGGGCTCGGCCCTGGCGGTGATGGCGCCGCCGCCCAGGTTGCGGGAACAAACCCGCCGCTCGTGATCGTGCCCACGGGCGTCACGCCTTGCGCCGCCTGCCCATTGCTGGCCATCCCTTCTTTTTTTTCCTCTTTTTCTTTATTTCTTTTTCTTTCGTCTCGGGCTGTGCGCACGGCGGTCCTCTGTGACTTTTTTCTTTTGCTCCGGGTTGTTTACTCTCCTCTTTTGTTCTAGCCTTTGCACACAGACCCCTCGCCGACGTCGCAGGCGATCCTTGCCCTCTCCCTACTCCCAAAAGAAAAAAAAACAAGAGTTGTCTTTCGTCGCAGCGCACAACGGACGGGCCGCGCAAAGAGGGTCAACAGTGGCGATCGCACCACGAGGTGAAAAAAAAGGGTGTCGTGCCCGGCCCGCTCTTTTCCTCTTGTCGCGTGACCTTGCCTCGTGCACATGCGCGCCGCCAACAACGGCGACGACGACGAAAAGGCCGATGCGCACCCGGATCCGGCATGCTGCGGCCCCCGTTGTGGCCTCTCTTTGTTGCCCGCCGCGCTCGGCCAGCGAGGCCTGGTGCCAATCCCGGCATCGGGAACCGGCAGGCGTCAACGGTAAGAGGAAGCCGTCTTGCTCCCACTCTACTCTATCCTGTTCCGCTTGCCGCATTTTTTTTCACTTGCCAACGCACGGCAACCTTTTTTTTTCCAGGGACACTTGGCCTGGGCGTCTCCCTTTGTCGGCGCCACGGCATCTGCCCGACTGGCGATATCTTTTATTTTTTCTTTTCTTTCTTTTTTAGATCGATTCATAGATGGGCGATCGGCCCGATAGCGGTTCCAAGTGCACGCGCGCGCCGGCCTTTGTCGTCGGGTCGTGCGTGTGCACCGAGCGCGAGGTGCGCTGGTCCTTTTTCCTGCTGGTCGTCATCATCACGCTCGTCACAATATCATTGGTGCTCTTTGTGTCGGCCGTGCGCTACGTCAAATCGTGGGTGAGCGAAAAGCAGCGCCTGCGCACCGACGTCAAGGCCCTGTCGCGCCACGCCAGCAGCGTCATGCGCGACGCCCAACAGCGTGCCGCCTCGACGGCCCCCCTCTGTCGGCGGACACGACAGCGGCAATGACACCGCCTCCCCACCCGCGGCGTCTGCCTCGGCGCCACCAAATGCGCCCACGCCGACGCAACCAATGCAACCACCGCCGCGCCCGAGTCGGCAGCAGCGTCCAAGCGCGCACGGCCGCCGTCGCCGCCGCGGACCCGCTCGTGCACGAGATGCTTGATGCCATCGAGGCCGTGCGACTGGGTTCGTGCGGGCGCGGATTTGCCTTTGCCGTCGACTCGCGTGGCGGCGTGTGGGCCCATGGCAAGACGCGACACCTGGCGCGCGGCGCCACGGGCCGCGTGCCCGGATTCCACCGCGTGGCCGACGGCGACCACACGGGTGGCTCTGCCTATGATGCCGGCGACGGTGAAGAGGGCGGCAGCGGCACGCCCGTCTATGGCGGCGCACCGATCGCACGGGGTCGCAAACGGCGCAGCGCACAGGGTCGGACGCCGAGCCCGCTCGCCGACATGTTGGGCGCGGCACGGCGCGGCGGCGGTTACGTGCACTTTCGCTGGAAGCGCGAGGTCCTCATGATGGCCTATGTGCACCCGGTCAAGGGCACCGATCTGGTCCTCGGCGGTGCCGTGCCCGTGCCGCGCAAGCAAAAGGCCTGGGAGGAGGCCAACGCCAGCCGGACCGCCGCTCCCGCACGCCGCCAAAAATAAAAGGAAACCACGCTTATAGATGTCTTTTTGGTTGTGACCGCGCGCGCTCCCACGCGGCCCCCCTTTTTGCCCTTGGTTTTTGTTTTTGCAGCGATATGAAAAAAAAAAGATTTGCAACATCGACAAAGATGTGGCCGATGCGTCTCTGCGGAATTTATGGATGCCGTCGACCAGGGCGAAACACCAACGCGCCAAAAATTTTTTTTTTTTGAAAAAAAAAGACGAGTTGTTGCGACGATGAGGAGTACAAAAGGGAGCGCAGGCGGTGGGCCAAAAAATGGGGGGGGGAAGTCTCGCTCTGGCTTTGGTGGGACCAGTGCGCTCACGCGGCCGCGCCCAAGCGCACGGCATGGCAAAAGGACACTGGATCCGTCAGGTCGTCGCTATAGTCGACAAACCCCACCGCCCAAGCGCCGACGAGGGTCGAGTCGACACCCAGAAGAGACGCCCAGCGGACGAGCGCGTCGTGCTCTTGCGGCGTCGCTGTCGGCACCGGCACCGCGGCGGCAGCCTCGGCCAAGAGTGTACCCGTGGGTTCGGGATCGTCATACCATGGGCCCCGCCATGTGCAGATGCTGGCCTGGCAGAGCATGACGTTGACGCCCCCGTTGTCCACAAAGAGAGCGATGCCCTCGCCCATTTCGCTGATGGTCTGGACGCCGCATTGTTCCAGCAGGCGCTGCACCGACGACACGCCTCGCGCATAGGCCATCGGCACGCGAAAGCCATAGTAGGCTTTGGCGATCGGATACACTCCCATATTGTGGCGTGTGCGCGTGTGTGTTTTCACTCTTTGTGGGGGTCGCTGTTGTGCAGATATCTGCCGAGTTGTGTCTGCAGCCGTATGCCGGCGCTTTCTGGTGACTCGCGCGTCTTTTGGACAGTGCGGTTGTGCGACGCGTGTCGTTGTTTTTCAAACAAAAAAGAAAGGAATCCCTGTGCGCCAATACTAAAACTCTCTCTTTTTTGTCATAAATTGGACATTTGGCCGAGCGCCGTCTTGGCGTATGTCGATTTTTTCCCCATAGACCAGACGGGCCGACAGTGGGCGTCGGCAGTTTGCACATGCGCGCATTTTTTTTGCATGGGCGAGAGAGGGACCAAGAAAAGAGAGGACGCGACAGTCTCGTGGCGGACCGCCTTGCCGCGAGCCCCTGCTGTTGCCCTTTCCTCCCACCTATGTTTTTTTCTATTGGTGGTCAGCCACCCACGTACAAAAAAAAGACAATTACCATTTTTTCTTTTTTTACTTTTTTTCCATTCATAACAACTATTCTTTTTCGTCTGACCATAGTTGGGGATACATGGTTCGGCAAAGGAGCGCGTCGGTCGACACTCGGCCAGTTGATTTTGTTTTGCGTATATTGTTTTTGGCGCACACAAAGCCCGGCGCCGACGGGCACAAGGACGCGGTATCGTCAGAGCATGAGCAGAGCAACCGGATCGGCCAATTCGGGGTCGGCGGCGTCGCCATGGTGCTGGAGGACGTCGGCGCCGAGCGTGTCTCTGTAGACGGCCGATTCGGCTGCCGACAGCACCTGCGCGAGGCGCTTCTGGCCGTTGATGTAGACGACAGAGCGGCCATCAGCGTCCCACCTGGCCCCGATCCGCTGCGCCGTCTGTTGGTGGTGTGAGCATTTTGTCTTTTTTTTCCCCTTGTTTTCCCTCTTGGCTCAAATCTGGCACCAAGGGACGGGAAACCCGAGAGAAAAAGAACTACACCGACCGGCGCACGAAAAAGACAAATTTCGGGGTCAAAGAGCAGACGCGCGCGCTCGCGCGTCCACGTCATGCATTGGAACACCATAAAGCAGGAAAAAAAAAGAGAGAGGAAAAAAACGGTTGGCAGAGTGCGTACCGGCAGGGCGATGCAGGTTGACGCGCGCGACGCGTCGACGCCAAAAAAGACGACGGTGCTGGGCGTGCGCGGCGCGACCGCCACGTGCATGGCAATGAGCGAGTGGGCACGCGGGTCGGCTTCGCGCGCCTCCTCACGGGCAAGAGGCGTACGCGCAGGCGGTGGCGGCATTGGCCGTGGCGGCAGCCCTACCACAGATGTCTGCACTGCGTCCCGGTATCTGTTTTCCATATCCATTTCTATAGGTCGGCCGCGTCAAAACTTTGAGCCTTGACGGCAAGTCTTGTGTGCGTGTGGCGCCGGGCGTCGCACAAGCACTGAGCGACTTTGAGGCTCTGCAAAAACAAAAAGTGCACCAAGAATATATGTGTCGGTTGCGGAAAAAAAAGACGCAAAGGATGGAAAAATTACAAAGAGGCGAAAAAGGGACGCGACAGCGATCAGAGGCCATCGTTGGCCATGGAGGGGGAAAAAAGGGGGGTCGTGTGGTCGCAGCGCAAAAATCCCGTCGGGCCGCCAAGAACAACAGCCACGACAACAAAAGTCGAAAGAAGGGTTGCACGGTCGGCGTGGTCCTCTTTTTGTTGGGATGCCCGTTGGTTGGTCCTCCCTATTTTTTCCAAAAGGTTTTCTGAAACTCGTCCAGATTTTTTCCAAACTTTTTTACGGTTTTCACAACTTTTTTACAATTCTTGTTGGAAAACAAAACAGAGACAAAAAGAGCCTCTTTTTTGTGGCAATCACGGCACGCGCCAACGCGCAGGTTTTGGATCGCTGCAGGCACGGCCCAGGGATAGGCTTTGTTGTTGTTGTTGGTATTGTCAGTGTTGGTCAGCGACGGCGTGCCGACCGTGCGGCAGAGGCCCATGCGCCCACTCTTCCGTTGTCGTCTGTGCGGGCCAGCGATTTTGCCACTGGGCCACCACCTGGCGCCGCGTGCGACCTCTCGCCACGGACAGGCGCTTCCTGTGCCGACGGCACCGGCGCGGGCGCGTCCGGCCGGGGGGGGGTGTGGAACGCCTGGGGCACGGGCGATGATCGGCGTCGCCAGGCCGGACGTCGTGCACCGTACCCCACGCGCCACGCTGCCCTTGGTTGTTGTTGTTGTTGTTGTTGTTGTGGGTGTTGATGTGGTTGTCGATTGCAGCGGCTCCGTGCCTTTGCCGCGATCGTCGGCCATCGTGTGACGCCGGCCGGCGGACAAGACCTGGTGCGATGAGCCGTTCGTGTGTTTCACGACCGTCGGACCGCCCGGCAAGCACAGTCGATGTTGCGGCAACGTGAGCGCCAGGTCGCGCATGCGCATGGCGCTGTCGAGCCAGCCGCACACGTCGCCGGGCAACGGTCGCTGCCAGTCGTCGGGCACGCCGGCGAGCCCCTCCCATGCGTGTCGGAGAAAGTACCGATAGGCCACATAGGTGGCCTCGTTGGCAAAGCAATAGGCGCGCTTTCGATGGCCATCTTTGTTGCCATCAGCCTGGTTGCCGTTGTCGTCTTCTTTTGTCTTTTCGTGCGCGTCACGATTGTCGTCAATGGTGGTGTGGACAATGTTTTGTGCGTCTCGCTCTTTTTGACTCTCTCTGTCATTATCATCGTTGGCATCGCTGTCGTCGTCATGTCGGCGCTCGCTGTCGTCGGCGCCCGCATAGGCGATATAGAGCGGCGACGGGTCGTCGGCCTTTTTCTGCGCCACGCTCGCCTCGGCAAAGGCGGCCGTCAGCGTGACAAAGTCGGGCGGCATACCCGCGCCCACGCGCGGCCTGACGCTCGCCAAAAGGGATCGCGACCACGACACACACAGATCGCACATGACGAGTGTACAGAGGATCTCGGGCGTCGACCGCGCCAGTTCAAGGGCTTCTGTGCGCGCCGCCTCCAGCGCCGGCCCCCGTAGGTCGGTCATTGTCACGAGGCGATCACGCACAGCGTTGGAGAGCGAGGCCAGCGCCACGCGTAGCGGGCAGCGGGCGCCCTTGTTGGCCGCCAGCCACGCGCTCGCCGCGTCGAGCAGCCAGTTGGCACTAATGACAGAGCCGTGCGCCACAGGCGCACTTGGCCTTTTGCGCGCCGTTGGCACAGTGGCCTGATCGCCGCCGTCGCCGCGCTCTTTTTCCGTGCGTACGTGCATTTTCACAGTCCACCCTAATGCCTTGGATGTGTGCGTGCGTGCGTGCCCACGACAGATTACCCTTTTTCCCTCTTCTTTTTTTTTGCAAGACCAATGTCCTTTTCTCTGGCGAGTTGGGACTCTCCTCTTTCCCTCTTGTCTGTGCGGCGTGCACGCGCACGCCTTTGTGCCGTCTGTCGCTTTGTCCAAGCGCATCCCAGATTTGTCGCCTTTGGCGTAAACAGTCTCGAGGCGCACCAAAAAGGCATACACACACACAAAAAGGGTCACTCACAAAAGGTCCCCTGCTTGGCCGGCGCTCAAAGGCGACGCACGCACTTTTTTTTTCACGTCGACGGCAATGGCATGGCAGACATGGGACGCCCCAGGGCATTCCCGAACCAAGACTTTGTCCAAGGAAAAAAAAATACGAGGCTGGCGTCGCCTAGGACGCCAAAATCCAGCACCTGCACCAAACCTCCTTTTTTGATCTCTTTTTTTGCCATATATGTGATTTTTTTAAAATAATTTTTGCCTTTTGCGCATGGGAGGAGCGAGTCTCTTTTTTTTGTTGGCGGTGGCGCCTAGTCGAGGAAAAAGAGGCTCGGGCTGGGAGGCGCGTAGCGCGGACAGCCGTCGGTCGTGTCGGCGCGTCCATCGGTCCGTGTCACGGGCACGAGGTCGCCCACGGCATAGGGATCAATGAGCGGTTCTCCAATGTCCATATCATCGTCGTCTTCACTATCATCATCATCGTCGCTGTCGCCGCCATCACCACCGGCGCGGTCACGTCTCGATATGTTGTTGCTCGCATAATAGTTGTGCGATTTGTGGTCGTTGGTACCACCGCCGTTGTCCCCATACGAGTCCATGGGTGCGGTGATGAGTGCGTCGCTGCCGGGTGTGGCTCTGGTGCTGCCCGCCGTTGTCACCACGAGCGCACGATCGTCGCTGCCAAGGGCGTCGGCACTTGGGGGTCGCCACAGGTGCGCATAGGCGTCGGTCACGAGCACGTCCGAGATGGCCGTGCCGATGGGCGCCGCCTGGCCCAGGATGATGGGCTCCGTGACCGAGCCGTCGGTGATCTTGTCGGTCTCGGCAAAGGCCGCCGCGTCAAAGAGGATGTCGACAGTCTCCTCAAAAGAGGCGCGCGACAGAAAACCGTGGTCGGCGCGGTTAAAGCCGTGCCGCGTGACGGCCACCACTGAGCCGCGGCAACACATGGTGTCGGTGGCCAGCGCAAAGTGGCGGTCGTTGACATAGGTGCCGTCAAAGGAGATCACGGCCTTGATCTCGGAAAAGAGCACGGCCACGGCAGCCTCTATGCCCAGCACGGCCGCCACGCGGTTGATGTCGTTGGTGTGGCTGCGCGAGGCATCCACGCCCGGCACGCACAACAGTTCCGATAGCGCGTTGCCGTCGACTTCGACGCTCCACTCGGGCACCCCGCCGGCAGTCGCCGCCGCCTCGTGGCGTGTGACCTCGGCCGGCATGGCGCGGGTCACACCTGGCACGCCCGACACGCGCACCGACGCCATAAAGGCGGCCTGGATGGCGGCCAGTGCGGCTCGCTCCCAACGCGCTGCCTCGGCGGCCTCCTCGGGCGTGGCCTTGTATGCCGCTGTTGCGGCAGCGGACCGTGCCGAGGCACCGCCGTCGGCCTTGGCGGTGCGTGCACGTGGTCGCGGTGGCGGCATGGCCGCTGTGTCGGCCGGTGACGCCGTCGTATCGGGCACCGGCATGGCACCTGACGTCGGACGCGGCGGCAACTGCTGGCGAAACCGCGCCAAGAGGCCCGACGCATCGTTGAGCAGCACCTCGACAAACCAGCCCTCCATGGCCGCCTCGGCGTGGGCCACGCGACCGGCGTCGCCCACTTCCTCGGCCACGCGGCGCGCCACGTCGGCAGGGACGAGGCCGCGCGCTACGGTCGCCGCGCGATCGAGCACATAGCGAAGCAGGTAGCGCTGGGGACGCCATGCGGCGACGGCCTCGGCCTCGTGCGCCGACGGCGCTGGTCCCTGGATGCCGGCTCTGGTCGATGATGTCGCTGCGGCGCCGCGCGCTCTCGACTTGGCCTTGGGTCCCGCACCGTTGCGCGCCTCGCACGGTGCCGCCGTCGTCGTCAATCGGTCCGTGGTCGATGGAGCGCCCGTGCATGCGCGCGGTTGGGCGAAAAGGAGCGAACAGGCACGCGCAAATGCATGGTCGTCGTTGCCGCCGTTGTCGTATGTGTTGTTGTTGTTGTCGCAGTTGTTGTTATTATTGCCGTGGTTGTCGGTCGCAAGGGCGTCCACCGTGTCAATGGTATGTGACTCGACCAGCGTGGCCAAGGTCGAGTGCTCGATCTGGCGGCACACGGCGAGGGCGGCCTCGTGCGTGCATCCGGCGGGCGCGCGCCGATCGAGGTGGAGGGTCACGCATGGGCGCTTCATGTTGAGCGTCGCATCGATGATCTCGCGCAGCCGCGGCACGCCGAGGGTCACATTCTTGGCGCCCCAGCCGGCAAAGTGAAAGGTGCGGAGCGTGTCGCGCATCTGGAGCCCGCTCAGCAGGGAAAAATTGGCGTCGTGTTCGACCGTGAGATCATAGACATAGTCGCGCCCGTGGTCAGACACAATGTCGAGCCGGACGATCTCGTCCCAAAAAATGTCGCCCACACGTGAGTCGGTCTCGCCGTCGGTGCCGTCGGGCGATGCATGAGGAGCAGGGGCGCGTCCGAGTAGCACGCGTGCACCGTCGGCCGTCACCGCCTCGTCGCCGCCGGCCAGCGAGGCCAGCGCCATGATGAGGTCTGTTTCGACCGGATCGGCCGGCGAGGCGATGCCCTCGCCGCGATCGCGGCCTGCAAACACGGCATCCAAGCAGCGTCGAGCGCGCTTCCTGCAGCCGCTGCGCAGCGCTGCAAAGAGCGACGACCCCGTGGATGCAGACTGGGACACGGCGATCATCTCGTCGCTGCCCTTGCTCGCGCCCTTGTTCTCGTCGTCGTCGTCGCCGTTCCCATCATGCTTGGCATCCTGATGACCAATGGTGTCGTTCAGGTTCCACAAAGGGAGGCATCGATTGACCGGAAGCACGTCGCCAACGACGAGGTCCTTGCCGTCGATGGGCACGACGCGGCCCTCGCGCAACGTCAAAAAGGACTTGGCCAGCGTGGCCGTCACGCTGCGACCGCTGCGCGTTGTGACGCGCACTAGGGCGCCATTGGGCGGGTGCCGCGTGACGCCCAGGAGCCGACGCCAGCGTACGGTGCCGGCCTCGTCGACGGCGGGCACCGTCAAACCGCGTGAGGTCACGTTCACATGGGTGGTATCGTGCGCACCGTCGCGCTCGACGAGGTGCGGCTCCGCGTGCGCAATGGCCTCCTCGACGAGATCGCCAATCTCCAAAATGTTGAGGGCGCCAGCGGGTCCCGCCAGAAGCAGACGCTCCTCATAGACCACCGACATTTGAGTGCCCGGCTCGCCGATGGACTGACCAGCGATGGCGCCCACCATCTCGCCCGGCGACACCAGACTGCGCAGGTAGCGGCCCGCGTGTCGGTCGTCGCCGGCGATCTCGGCGCGAATGGCCTCCCACATCGACCACGTGGCCGCCCAACGGCCCACCAGTGTGCGCGATCGCAACTCGCAGGCCAACACAAGCCGGAGACCGGCTGTGCCGCGCAGCGGTGGCAGGCCCGCGTCGCGGGCGGCGGTCGCGACCGAGGCGCCGACGTCGGCCTCGGCCGCCATGGTCAGGATTGCATGACACAGCGCGTCGACCTCGCGGTCCAGTTCAGTGGGTGAGATCCTACCGCGTGCGCACTCGTGGCCGCCCTCACGCCGACACACAGTCTCAACGAGACGCGCCGCGTGCACCGTGACAAAGAGTTGGTCGTCGCCGGCGCCGCCCGATGCGCCCATGGTCGCCAGCGACGATTGCATGGCGAGCACCTCGCCGCGGATGGCAATGATGCGCGCGGCCTCGCGCGTCTCGACGGCAGAGATTTCGTCCAACGGCCACGGGGATTTTTCACGTGCGCGCCGTGGCCACCGACACGCGTCGCGGATGGCATCGGGCGTCATGCGCACCTCGCGACAGCGCACGCGCTCAATGTAGGTGGCGTCGGCGCCGTCGCCGCCATATGCAAACTGGACAATGTCGCCGTTGGCGTTGCGCACGAGGCCGCCGCGCTTGATCTGCAGGCTCTCCATCGACTTGATGCACCGGCGCTGGATGTAGCCACGTCCGGCGGTCTTGACGGCCGTGTCGACCAGGCCCTCGCGGCCGCCGATCATGTGCAAAAACATCTCGCGCGAGTTGAGGCCGCGCTCGTACGAGTTGCGCACAAAGCCGCGGCTCTCGGGCGGCGGCACGGCCTCGGCGTGCCGGTAGCAGCCCAGTGTGCGCGAACCCGACTCGGAGTGGATGCGCTGGCCCTCATTGCTCTGCTGGCCCACGCAGCCGCACATCTGGGTGATGTTAAAGACGCTACCCTTGGAGCCCATGGTGGCCATGGCGCGCACGGCGTTGCTCCGGGCGTCGGTCGCCGCCTGCACGATCCTGCCCGCCTGGTCGAGCACCTTGTTGGCCACGCGCGACACGCAGGTCTCGAGTTCGGCCTCGGCAATGTGCGGGCGCTTGCGCGGCGGCGGCGCCATTCTGCCGCGCCCCCTCGGTGCCTCGTTATCACATCCACTATTGTCGTCGTCCTCATCGCTCATGCCCATGTTGGCATCATCGTCGTCGTCCTCGTCGTCACCCGAGCGTCGGCGACGTCGGGTTTGGCCTTGGGTTTGATTTTGGTTCTGACGCGACCCATCGGTTCCGACGGACGGTCCAAACCTCGTTTTGTTGTTGTTGGTGATGACGATGATGACGACAGAGATGACGACAGAGATGACGATCGATCGTCGACGTGAGCGGCAAAGCGGCACACATCTTCAATGTGGTCGACGGCACGGTCGACGACGCGGTCGACGCGTGCGCGCGTGGCCGGGTCCGACATGCAATCCTGGATGCCGACGCTAAAGCCGTGCCACGAGAGCCAGCGGTTGGCCACGCGCTGGGCGTCGCTGAGGAAGCGCTTGACGCCCTCGGTATTGACGTCCTTGAAAATGACGTGCACGAGACCGCCCGTCGTCGCGCCCACGGTCTGCTTGCACACCGACCCGGCGAGCAACTCGCCGGCCTGCACGACAATGACGCGCTCGTCGCGCGCCGAGCGGGCCATGTACGGGTTGGGCTCGTGGCCCACGATTTCGCGCGACGGCCAAGCACGCACCGGCTGCAGCATGGCGTCGGCGTCCGAGTCGACGTCGCGCACGCGCCGCTCCACATTGACGTCGGCCGGCAGCAGCAGGGAAAACAACTGCTTGCCGGTCCACATCGGTTCTGCCTTCTGGCCCGTCTTTCGGTTGATGGCCTTGACGATGGCGGGCGGCGGGAGGCGAAAGCGCGACCCGCGCCCGACGGCGTCATACTTCATGGCGGTGACCAACTGCATGAGCACGCCGCGGTCCATAAATGTGTCGTTGGTCGTGAGGAAGCCACAACCGACGAGGGCGTCCATGACCAGGCCGATGATGGGCTTGTTGGCCTGCGGCGACACGGTCTTGAGGGCCACGTTCATGGTGTGCGTCACCTCGGCGCGCGCGTCTCAGACTGGGGCACATGGAGGTTCATCTCGTCGCCGTCAAAGTCGGCATTGTAGGTGCCCGTGACGGCCAGGTTGAACCGCATGGTACGGCCGGGCATGGGCACCACCTTGTGCATGAGCATGGAGCCCATGTGGAGTGAGGGCTGCCGGTTCATCACCACGGCGTCGCCGGCGCGCAGGTGACGCTCGACTGTCCACCCAATTTGCAGCGGCGGTGCGCGGTCGGCGCCCGCCACGCTGCCGCCAGCCGGCACACGCCATGCGCCCGCCACGCCGCTGCCGTCTGATGCGGCGTGAGCGCCCGTGGCCATGGTCGACACGATGGCGCCGCCGGTCCCGCGCTCCACGCTGGCGAGGTCGGATCCCATGCCCGTCTGGCCGGGTCCGGCGCCACGCGCCTCAAGGTAGAGCGTGCGCCGGTTGTGGTCGGTGACGGTCTTGGCGCCGGCGAGGGCGTCGGGGCCGGCGCGCACGCGGCGCGTGAGGTCGCCCATGGTAAAGGGCGTCACGCGCTCGGGAAAGGTGAGCGTCTTGACGATCTCATAGGGCACGCCCACCTCGTCAATGTCAATCTCGGGGTCGGGGCTGATGACGGCGCGCGCGGTAAAGTTGACGCGCTTGCCCATGCAATTGCCGCGGATCCTGCCCTCCTTGCCCTTGAACCGCTCCACGAGGCCCTTGGTGGGCTTGCCCGACCGTTGGGTCGACTGCTTTTGGCCGCGGATGTCGTTGTTGTGGTAGGTGGCCACCTCGACCTGGAGGGCCATCACCAGGTCGGCCAACGGCGTTGCCAAGATCTTGTTGTTGGCGCTGTTGCCGCTGCCGTTGCTACTACCAATTGGGGCGGCCTGCGTCGACGGGTTGGCAGCGGTGGTCGTTGACATTGCAGACGAAGACGACGCACGCTGGTGGGCGGCGATGGCATTGTTGGCCTGCACGATGGCCTTGAGTTTGTGCGTGAGATCGTCCTGGCCGCGCGAGCGCGAGCCCTCGGTCTCGGTGATTGACGGACGCACGATGGGCGGCGGCACCGGGAGCACGGTGATGATCATCCACGACGGATGCGAGTTGGTCGGGTCGCAGCCCATGCGTATATAGTCGTCGGTGGGCACCAGCAGCAGGATGTTGTGGGCCTCGCGTGCGCTAAAGGCTCGCTGAGCGCGGCCGCGCGGTCGGCGTCGGTCTCAAATGTCACGCCGGCCCAGTTGGCGCGGATGACCAGCGGACTGCCCTTGGCGATGGAATACTCGGGCTGCGGGCCGGCGCAGTGCCAGCAGGCCTTGCGCGCCTTGCCGCGCTTGACGGCCTCGCACGCCGCGTTGAGGCGCGCCTTGCCAAGGGCGGCGCGGCCGCCGCCGGTCGCCGTCGCATGGGCGGCATCACGCTCGCATCCGCCACCGGGCTCACCCGACGCCGGCGTCTGCGGCCACGGCGGCGCCATGAGGAACCGGCTGCAATAGTAGCACACGCACCGGAGCACCTTGAGCACCGAGGTGATATAGTGCGCGTGGTAGACCGGGTGGTGGAGTTCGATGCTGCCAAAGTGGCCCGGACACGAGTCGACCATGTGGCCGCAGGTGCCGCATGCTAGTCGGCGCACGACGACGCCCATGCGATGGTCGTAGACGCCGTCGCGCTTGGGCGTGTTCTTGTCGTAGATGGCCGGCTCGGTGATCCGCACCACCGACTGGCGGCGCACGATCTCGGGGTCGACGAGGGTCAACTGGACGCCGCGCACGCGCGCAGCGTCATCCTCTTGGCACGTGTAGATGACCGGCGATGTCATTTTTCTTCTTTTTTTGTCGGATCTTTGTCGTTGGAGGTGCGCTATCTGGGCGCTTGTGTGCCGGGTGGGCTGTCGAGTGGTCGAGAGATGAAAAAAGAGACCGTGACACGCACGGGTGGCCCGAACACAAAGAAGGGCGCGCCTGGCGGTGCTGATGGTGGTGACGCCAACGACGATGGCCGGGGGCGCTGAAAAAAAGGAAAGACCGGATCTGTGTCGGGTGGGCGGTCGGCCGGTGCACGCAGAAAAAGGAGGTGCGTCTACGGCGTAACCACCAGGAGATGGTTGGTCTTGTAGGGATCACGCGCGTGCTCGGCACGAATCTGTGTCGTCGCCGACCGTGTCGGGTTTGAATGTGTGTGTGTTGCGCGCGTTCCCTGCGCAGGATGCCGTTGCGCGCACTGCGCGCTCCCCCCCCCCCCCTTTAGGCCGCGGCATGCGTGCACGCGCATGTGATCTCCATGCCCACCGCCGCCCGCGCCTGAAGATCGGGTTGCAAATCGACAAGAAAATATATTTTTAATATCAGAATGTATCTCTTTTTTTATTTTTTTGGTAATAAAAAAATATCTTTTTGGGGGTTTATTTTCCTCAATGGATTGGGCATGAGGCGGCCGTTGACGGGGCAAAGTTGGAGCGCGCACAAAACCTGCCGGCGCGCGCTGGACCGCTTGTCTTGGTCGCATTTTTCTTTCGTCCAGGTTTCTTTTTGTTTTTATCCCTCTTTTCTTTCGGTCGCCAAAAGGCAAGAAAAATGCGCCCAATCGCAAAATCTTTTTTTTTCCATACCGTCCGGGGTCCGACTTTTTTGGTGGGACTTTGGTCAAGCCGCGCCAGGTCGCCGCCACAAAGAAAAAGAGGCACCTCGGCGAGCGTCGGCGGCCATGCGCTCTAGAAAAAAAATATTAAAAAAAAAGGGCAACGCCCCAGAAAAATTCTGATTGGTCAAAAATATACCTCAAAAAGCATTGGGCCTTGGTTCTCCACTAAAAAAAAGGGTTGGGTTGTGCGAGGGTTCATTGTTGCGCCATGCGCATCAGGTCTCGTACGGTTTCTAGTGTCTCTTTCTACACGCTCGTGCAGATTCGCGAGCCGCATCGCAGTGTTTTTACAGCCTCTGACTTTGCATGAGGCGCCGGCAATATGCGGCGCGTCGCAGACATCGTCCCAAGACCAACACGACAAGGGGCCACGACGACTGGGATCACAAGATGGGTGTCGACGATCCTGTTGCTCCGGGTATCGGTCTCAACTCTTTGCCCGTCGAAATGGTCGATGCTATCCTGTCCAAGTTGGACGATCCGTGCGACGTGGCCCGCTGCCGCATGGCGTCGCGACTCTTTTGGACACGCCAAAACCGCCCGCAGGATCGCTATCCAGACTCAACCTGCCCGTGCAGTCGCCACCTGCGCATGCCCATGCCGCGCAGTCGCTACGACGACCAAGCACCCTACCCCGGCCATGGATTCCACTGCTATCCGCGCGCTATATCAGACGCGCTCGCCAGAGGCCTCGTCGACGAGGCCGACTGGTTGTGGCGACGCTATCTGTCGGCCCTGTGCGCGCCCCAACCGCTCAATCAGGCCCAACGACGCGTCTTTCCCTATGTGCACGCCGTCGACTATACGATTGGGCACGCGTGGGACACGGCCACCAAGCGGGGCAATGTGGACGCCATATGCTGGGCTTATAAGGCGCTTGTGTCTGTCGGTCTATGCCCGGAACCATCTGATGGCCATGAGGCGGCCTTGCAGGGCGCGCCGACGTCGTCCGCTGGCTGCTCAACGCCAGTCTTTTTGGCGACACGTGGGGCGCCGCGACGGCCGCGGCAAAAGGCGGCCATCTCAATCTGGTGCGTATGCTCCTCGATGCATCTCGACGTGTAAAGGGTGCTCGTCACCAGACTAGCGCGTGGTCGAGCGCCGCCGTCGGTGGCCACTTGGACGTGGCCGCTGCGTTGCTCGACGAGTTTGGTCTCGGCTACAAACGCAATGTCACGCCCGAGCGCTGTAGACCTTTTGATGTCGAGACGGCAGCGTCGACGGGCGCCATCGACGCGCTCGCATTGCTGTGGCAAAGGCACGACGGCGCCAACTATGCCCGTGATGCCGTTGCAGCGGCCGCCAAGGCGTGCCGCGTCGACGTCATCGAGTGGCTCATTTCAATGGGCGTCCAACCCGACACTGCCGAAATGGCCTCGGCGTGCGCATGCCGTGGCCACGGTCCACGTGCGCCACACTTTGACCGCTGGCGCAGACTGCGCTATGGGTTTGCCGTATCGTGCGGCGCCATTCGTTGCGCCATCGACCATCACGATGCCGACGCACTGGGCCATGTGGGCGCAAAAGAGATACGCCTCCACCTGAAAGGCCAATGTCAATGTCGCTCCGAGATTGACTGGCGACGTCTGTTGGGCGACCTTTTTGCGAGACAAACAACCCCAATGCGCCGACGGCGCAAAACCGAGATGCCATGGCCGCGATGACCTGTCCCGATAGCGACGTGGCGCGCATGGCACTGGTTATGGCGCAGGTCCATCCACACATGTGCGTCGCCGCAGGGTGGCTCGCCATTGCGGTGCGCACCGGCAACAAACCCGTCGTCGACGCGCTCTTGCCGCATGTGGATGCCTGCGCGGCACATGATGCAGCCTACGAGGCATGCAATACGGGTGATCAACAATTATTTACGCATTTGGCCGCCCTTTGCGGAGGCCCTCGCTGTCTGCACATCTCACTGGCCGACACAAATTGTGCACGCATGGCCGCCTTTCTCATAGACACTGGCGTCGTCGACACGCCCAGCGTCTACACGCTGGCGGATGCGGTCGGGCGAGGTCACATTCGGATCGTCGAGGCCATCCTCGCGCGCATGTCTGTCGACGCCGGCCTCTTGTCGTCGACATACGGGGACAGCCTGTTCCATCAGCCCCATCATATGCTACTGCACAGAGCGGCCGAAGCGGGTTCCGCCGAGATCATTGCAGCCCTGACGGCATCCGACTTTGGGCCGTTCTTTGACGACGCGGCTTATCATGAGGCCATGGAAACCGCTGCCAAGAGCGGACGCCTAGACCTCGTCATGCAGTTGGTCGACGCCATGTACATTTTTGGACGCCAACCGGACCCGCAGATTGTCTCACAGGCCTTGGTGTGTGCGCGACTGGTCCAACAAGACGACCACGTGGCAACAGCGCCACCACTGTCGATAGACGAGGCGGTTGTGATGCGCAGCCTCGTCGATGGCAAGACGATACGCATGGCCGATGGCTACACAATGAAACTTGACACATGCACACGCATAGCACGGGTGATCCGCCGGTGGCCGCGTCTGGCAACACGTGACCTGATCACACGGTTGATCCATGCGGGCATCCATGCGGCGTGGCTAGAGCAACTCTATGCGACACACCGCGACTTGTTTGTTGACGATATGATCGATACATTGATCGATGCCGCCCTCATACAGGGAGCGGCCGACATTGTCGGCTGGTTCTGCCAGCGTTGTGTGTTGGAGCCGTCCTTTGCAGCGCAGGCCGCATTGACCGCGGTCGGCCTCTGTGACGTTGCCGTGGCCCAACGACTGCTTGTCGATGGCGGCGGCGCTGCGGCATGCAACCATGCCGATCTCGTCGCGGCCGCTGCGTCGGCCGTGCATGACCCACCGACCGAGATCTCTTGCGACAAGGACAAATGGCGCGCCTACCGGGCCGAACAGCGCACGCCTCATGAAAAAGCCGCTGCCGACCGCATGGACCACGTCGACGGGGGCCGCCACAAGTACCAACACGCCCTTTTGTGCGAGACCAAGGCCCGTGCGTGGGTCAGTGCATGGGCCAAGACATGCTGGCGCCCGGCAGCAGTGGGCATTGCGCCCGTCGGCCCGTGCGACACGCCTTTGCCCCTGTGATCGCCTTTGCGATGCTGTCGCCCGCGACATTTTTTTAATGCAAAAAACCAATGAATCAAAAATGGAAAAAAAAGAGAAATCCTTGTGCTTTCATTCATGCGCCAAAGGAAAAGAGGGACGGACGGCGGGCGCAAAAATCGGCCAACAACATTGCACCCAAAAAAGAGAGAATTGGCTGTCCCTGGCAAAGCGGGGTCATCCCCATGTCGCCGCCAACAATGACGACGACAACAAAAAACAAGGCAGAGGCGCACGGCCTCTGTGTTTGGTCCCGCCTTTTTTTCGAGTTTGGGGGCGATACCATCTTTTTTGTCATTGGTCCACCCAAACAGTTCTTTTGGGCGTAAAAAAAGACAAGGATTCTGGTTTGTGCCAAGTATTTTATTTTGTGGCTGAGTTTGTGGTGTGCCGCGGACGGCATCGCGGGATCCCGCAAGAACACGGCCGCCAAATTTGTGAGCCGCCTTGCGGCAGATTTTGGGGGAGGTCGGCATACTCACGGCGCCCAGGACGGCAGCCCGAGAAGAGGCAGGCGGCAGGTACTAGAGGGAAAAAACAGATCTTGTGTGCGTCGACGCCCCCACCCCATAGATTGGCCAATGCAAGTCATCCGGTGGCACGCTACGCAAGAGCGCGTGGACCGCCAAAGCCGCAATAGCACGTCGTCGACACCCACGCCATTGACAACCATACCCATCATCCACCCGTCATCGGCGTCTCCCGCCGACGCCTCTGCACCCACAGCGATGCCATGTGATCATTCAAGACTCCCAACCCACACAGAATCGGCGCCGACGGCACATTTTGCACGACGTCCAGAGCCACCCAAGATACCTTTGTCGTCGGCGCCATTGCCGGCGCCGACAGCGCCTTCTTTGCACGCGGTCAATGAGCCTTGTCTCGGGTCCTCGCAGTTGCCGGCCCACAACCCCTTTTCTTTTTGTCGACCACGTCGATGACGGCCTCGCTCAGCCTCGACGACCTGGCGGCGCGAGAGGAAAGGCGCGCCGCGCAGAGACGCCGCCGCGGCGATGTTGATCGGGTGCTCCAGATCTTTGACGAGGTCGACGCCCACTTTGCCTCTTTGCAGGATCTGGCCCATCAACGCGTATCGGCGACAACAACTGCGACGACAACGACTACAACAACGACAGCCACGTCGGCGCCCTTTGACTCGCCGTCAACAACGTCAACATAAAGGACAACAAGACATGGAGGAAATCAATAAAAGAAAAACGGACAAATATGCCAGACAATCCCCGACACACAAGGACCTCTGCGCCCAAATAAAAAGTTTTTTCGGTTTCTTTTTTCCCCCTTTGTTGGCATTTTTTTTCGATCCTTGGCAAAAAGTCGGGGCGCACACGGGCCGGTTTTGGCGGTGCCCCATGCACGCTCCACATCGGCCAGGCCGCGGCCAAAGTCGGCCCCTGCTTTGACGCACTTTTTGACGCCCCACCAGAATCATGTGCTGTGATTGGTTGGCTTTTCTTTAGACACAAAAAAGGAACGGCTCGGTCATTGCTTTTGTTCGCAGGCCCTTTCTGCCCACCGGCCTGGCTTCTGGTCCGCCCTAAAGGATCGAGTGCGACGCGATTTTGTGCAGCGTCCCTTTCCTGCCCGGCTCTCGGCGACCGACAAAAAAAATGGCATGATCCTTTGTTCTCGACAGGTTTTCAGACGGATCTTTGCCGCTGTTGTTGCCGCAAACTGTTTCTTTCCCCTTTATTTCACCATGTTAAAATGGGCACGTTTTTTCTTTTTTTTCTTCTTCTCGTCCTAAAAAATGGGGATCGGTTACAAGATGGCGGCCGAGAGGTCAGCCTGGCTCAAATCGATCTGGCGGCCGCAGGCGGCGGTGCCGGGCTGTGCGGGTCCGGCGAGGCCCGTGACGGCGATGCGCGGCAGCACGCCCACGACGGGCTCGCCCGGCAGGTAGCGGTTGACAAAGCCCGGTCCGGGATCGAGCGGCTCCCAGGCAAAGTCGCGCAGGTCGTGCACGGCCTGGCAGCATTCCGAGTAGCCCGACGTGAGCAGCCTCTGCGCCTCGGCCTCGATCTGGCGCACGCGGTCGATGGGTATGTCGCCTTCGAGCGAGGTCAGAAGGCGCGCCACACGCTGGTACCACCGCACGAGGAGGTCGTCGAGGCGCTTGAGGCGTCCGTAGGCCTGCGATTGCTGCGCCGTCGTGGCGCCCTGCAGCATGGCGGGCATGTTGCGCGCGATCTCGTCCCGCGCGTCCTCGCACAGGGCGCGCATATTTTGGCGGATGTAGGCCGCCAGGCGCACCTTGATGGTGAAATAGTCGGCGATCAGCGCGCACGCGCGACGCCGCGCGTTGGCCTCTTGCGCCTGCGTAAAGGCTCCATAGGGCTGCAACGTGATGCCCAGGCGGCCCTGGATGCCCACCAGTTGCTCCAGGTCCAGCCAGTCAAACATGTTTCGTTCGATGAGGGCGATGCGCGAGCACAGGGCCCGCGGGTTGGCGGCCAACCAGCCGGCGCGCACCGCCTGCGTCACGAGACCGTTGCCGTGCAGCATCACCTCTTGGTAAGCGCGGTCGATCTCCTGGCCGCTCGTCGCCGCCTGTGCGGCCGCGCTCTGTTGGGCGCCCATTGCTGTCGGTTCGGAAAGATAAGGAGCGGGGAAAGAAAAAAGTGAAGGATTGTGCTTCTTTCTCTGGCAAGAAAAGAAGACGGATCGACGGGGACGGGTTTCTCCCTCGGGAAGCCGGAATGGCGTCGATGCGCGTCGGAGGGCGGCGCGCCAAGGTCGCCCTTTTGTCATCGATCAGTGTGTGCGCGTGCCTGCCAACTGCCCCTCTGACCCCGCTCTTCTCCTCCTTTTTCCTCTCGACAGGGCCGTCACTGCCCGACCAGCACCCGACTCTTGTTTGTCCCGTGTCAAGAGAATAAAACGCCATCGCCACGGCACTCTGCCGCCATGCAAAGCCAGCCGTCTGCGTGCGCGCCCAAGAAAGACGAGTACGAGGCCACCTTCCACGCCAAGGGGCTCGTCGGCACGACCATCCTTTTGCTCATTTTCTTGGTCGGCTTCTTTGCGCTCGTGGGCGTCGCGGGTCTGGCGATCTGCATGCTCGCCGACGCCATTGTTCGTGCCGGCACGAGGCGCGACCTTTGCACGGCCCCGGATTCGATTGACGGCCCACAGCGGTCTTGGTCAGCAATACCGACCGCCGTCCCGATGTGGCGTGCATCGGACCGGCGATTCGCCTGAACCGACGCACCACGCGCGCGCGGCATCCGGCCCTCTTGATCGCCGACGAACGGCTCCAGTGTTTTTTGCCTGGGACCGGCGCGCCTTGTTAGAGCGCAAAAAAGATGCCCGTTTTTTCCACATTTTCCCTTTTTTATTCAAAGAAAAAGAGAGCACCCAGCGGCACGGATGTCAGTCCAAAAAAGACGGGGGGGGGGGAAGAGATTGCGCTTCCCAGTCCATGATCGCCGGCTTGCAGAGACTTGGATCGGTGGCGGCAAATTTGGCAGTGGGATAAATCCGGAATGGCGCCGACGCGCGCCACAGCGCGACGGATCAAGATCGACTTTTTCCGAGCGGCGGGTGCGCGAGTGCCTCCAAAGGCATCCCCCCCCAGCCTGCCCTCCGTGGTTGACCGCGCGCGTACCTTTTTCCATGTAGCCAACAAGAAAATTGCACGCGTGCCGACAGCAAAGACGCCCGTGGCTGGTGCTCGGTGACAAAAAAACATGGAATGTCAGGCGCCCGTCGACGACGCGGTCCCATGTGCGCCTCCCGAGACTGATCGCATGCAGGTAGAGCGCACGGTCTCGATCGGGGTCGGCCAGCCCGCGGCCTTTGTCGTACTCAAGATTGCGCTTTTTCTCATCGCCGTGATTCTCTTGGGCGGCGCCGTCGTCTTTGCCTACAAGGTCGTTGGCATGCTCGTCGACGCCGGGACGAGAGCGGTCGACAGGACATTGGCCGCTCGCAATTTCATGCCTCTGCTGTCGACAACGGATGACGTTGAGCCGCAGCCGCCGGTCTGTGCGGCGCCGCAGGCCGGCGGTACCTACTATCTCCAGCAATGGAGGTCTGTGTTTGTTGATCCCCACACAGTCGACGACGACACCAGACACTTTTGACCCATGCCTTTTTTGTCTTTTGCGTCCGTCGTGGCCATGCCCCATTGCAAAAAGAAAAACAAAACCTACTATTTTTTGAAGGAAAAAAGGACAAAAGTACGGGCGGCCTTTTTTGTCTCTTTTCCTTTCGTCTCTATGTCGCAGCGCGAAAAAACCTGGCGCGGCCTGAACAGAGCGACAAGAGCAAAGAGACAGCACTAGCAGAGTCGACGGACCGCCCGCGTGTCATAGCATTTTCGAGAGCGATTTGGTCACGCACCGCGCGGCTCCCCGTGCACCTTGCACCCCCTACACCCCGGCACAGCCGGCGGGTCCACGAATTCCGCTCAGTCCCATTAGACCCTGCGGCCCCACTAGTCCTGTCGAACCTCGCAGTCCAACAAAGCCAGTGATTCCTGTGTGCACCCATGCGACATGGCCCTCGCGCTGTAGGTCGAGCAAGAGGTCGGCGAGGGCGCGCGCCGAAAGACCTAGGACCCTCGCGGCCAAGGCATCCGACAGGCGGTCCGAATCTTGGTTGCTCACCGCAAACCAAGGCCACGCGATATTGTCGCGCGCCCACTGCGTGACGGCGGGGTCGAGCACTGCTTGAAGGGCCGGCGTAAACTTGACCCTGCCGACATAGCCACAAAGCATGTTCAATACGTCGATGCGACCCAATAGTGCCGCAACAAAGTGTGCAGGCGCATTGGACTGCCGTTGTAAAAGCGATTCGATGTCGGGCAAGGGCAGAACGGCCGCGCCCGCCATGAGCGTCCATCCGTCGACGGGACAGCCCATCCGTTCAATGCGCTCCAAGAGATCGATGCCGCCATAGGCGACTGACGCGGCAGCCAGCCTCGGCCCGAGCACGTCGGTGCCGCCGGCGTGATGATGTGGTCAAACACATCAAGGTGGCCGCCGCGCAAAGCCGCCACGGCCGTGTCCTGACTCCACGGACTTTGTTCCGACTGACGGAGCCAGTCGACGAGCGCTTTGTGGCCGCCGCCGGCCGCATGGTCAATCGTCTCTCGTCGCAGACCCATGCGGCCTGCGAGGGGACCGCGCGCGCCGCCCACGTCGGCCAGTGCAATGGCTGCCGCGCGCCAGCGGTGGCACACACACGCGGCCACCTCGATCGACCCCTTGGGGAGTGCGGCCAAAATATGGGCCAGGATTTCTTCGGGCAACCCGTTTATCAAGTCCTCGTCCGCCTCCGGGCCAAAGTCGGCCATTCTTCTTGTTGTCGGTGTTGTCGCCGTCGTAAAGATGCTCTGTTTTTCGTTGCAGACAAAAAACAAGGACCGACAGCGCACACGAAAAGGCACGGCCTTTTGCAGCGACGGCAGCGACTGTCTTGGGCGACCAATCAAAAAATTGTTTTGCCCTTGACAGATAGTCCAAAAAGAAAATGGCTCACCGGCAAGGCGCCCCATGTTGTGGGTGGCCGTCGCCCGACCTTTTCTTTCCGACGACAGTCTTTTTGCCAACAAAAGAAAAGAGCCTGGGCCACGAGGATGGGACCAGGTTTTCTTTTTTCTCATTCGCCGCCCGCATTTTCCTTTTGGGTGGCGCAATGGGTTTTCCTTTTGTTAGGGATTTTCTTTTTTTTATTCTTGGTTGTTGCACATACGACAAAAAAATCTGCGCGGCGCCTCGTTGGGGGAATCAAAAAGAGGCAGTGATCCTAGTCGCGCTTGCGCTTACCCGTTGCGACCACGACCGTCGTGGAGCCGCTGTCGGTGCGTGGCGCCGGTGTCGGCACGGGGCACAGGCGACAACGGACATGGCCCGCCGAAAGATCTCGTGAATGTCCGTGTCGCTTAGACCCGCCCGTGCGCCATCTCTGTCTATAGGATCTGACGGCGAGCAGGTCGTTGGGTCGTTGCCTTGGTCCGATGGCGCCATAGTGTCCACGTGCGCGCCTAGACCCAGGGCGGCGGCCTCGCACAATTTGCGTGCCTGAATACGTGCCACGTCGGCCTCGACGCTCGCGGCGACACAAAGACGCACCACCTTGACCTCGCGTGTTTGACCGATCCGATGGACGCGATCGCAGGCCTGCTTTTCGATAAACGGATTGTACCATGCGTCGATGAGAACAACGTGGTTGGCGGCGCTGAGATCGAGACCCACGCCGGCACAGTGCAGCGACGCCAAGAGCACGCGCGCGGCATCCCCCGTATGTCGCACGGTCGCGCCCGACCGCAGGCGCATCCCTGGACCGATAGAATCTGGTGGGACGCAGGCATTGGTCTCGTCGCCGCCATGGTGTCGATTGCCATGCGTTGCATCAGACGCACAATGTAGGGACGCCATGTCTGAGAATGGACATGGATCGCCAGAGGGTGATGACTCCGACTCGTTGACCCGTGTTGATGGTGAAGGCCCCTCCAAGTTTTGGACGCCGACCGCGGCGGCAAAAGTGGCGAGGACCGCCGCGCGACGCGCAATGCCCGTCACGTCGCCATCGTAGCGCGCCGAGGCCACGCCGGCCTTGGCCAAGAAACACGCGGCCATGTCCAGGCAGGCGGTCCACTGCGAAAAGACGACGATGCGCGCAGTGGGGTCGGCCGTGAGTGTCTCGACGCAATAGGCCACGAGGGCGCGCAACTTGGTGCTGGCGCGCTTGGGTCCTGCGATGGCAGAGGCCGTCGTCCACCGCAGTGCCGCACGACACGGTATGCACGGCGGCACCCGACCCCGACGCCGTCGCGATGATCCGGCGGCGGCGGCGGTGGGTGCGCACACCCGGCACAGCCGATGACCGCACGATGCGACGACGCACGAGCCGCCGCCGGCCGGGTCGCCGTCGAGTAGGCGCGCGCAACATCCGCACCGCGCCGGTCCTCGGTGGTCCTGACCCGAGGCCATGGCGTCGACCGTCCACCCGCGGCCCATGGCCAACAGCGGGTGGTCGCAGGCCTGGCGGAGGCGGCTCACCCACGCGAGCACGGCGCCAAACATGCGCGGTCGCGCTCGATCCTTGGGCGGCGCTGCGGCAAAGGCCGCATAGGCGCGCGCCGCCGACCGCACCAGGTCGTCGTAAAAGGCGCGCTCGGCAGCATCCAGACGCACGCGCACCACGGTGGTCGTGCAGGGCGGCAGCGTGTCGCCGAGCACGTCGCGCTTGTTGCGCATGAGCACAAACATGCGCGTCCACAGAGTGAGGCGCGCTTCGCGTGTCGGCGCCCCGAGCGTCGGCGACTCCCACCAGGCATCGCTGTCATACGGCGCCACTGCGATAAAGCGCGCCAGCGCACGGAGGTCGTCCACCGAGTTGTTGTAGGGCGTGCCCGTCACGCACCAGCGGCGTCGCGCACGCAGGGCCAGCGCCGCCTCATGGCATCCGCTGGCCGGCGCTCGGATGCGATGGGCCTCGTCGAGCACCACACGGAACCAGGCGATCGCCAGCGCGCCGCGCCGTTGGCCCGTGGTCGCCCTTGACGCGTGCTCGTGTCGGATGGTCTCGTAGGTGGTGAGCACAAAATGGGGCAGGTGTCCGTTATCGCCGCCCCCATTGTCGATCACGTTATCATCGTTGGCACTAGTCATCTCATTGTCATCATTGCACTCGGCATCGCTGTCACCATTGGTGGTACGGGACAAAAACGAGGCCAACGCGCTTTGGCGATCGGTGCCATGGTAGACGGCGACGGGAGATCGCGGCGGCGCGTGCCGGGCGATCTGAAGGCGCCACTGGTCGAGCAGACACAGGGGGGTCACGACGAGTGTCGCTGATGACTTGTGCGGGTCGCTCTCGTGAACACTGTCTGATGCCCAACGGGCGGCCGTCGCTGCCGTCGATGTTGCTAGCGCGATGCAATCGAGGGTCTTGCCCATGCCCATGTCGTCGGCCAGCACGCCACCGCCACCACCATCGAACGCTTCGCGTGCACGCATCCATTCGACGGCCTCGACCTGGTGCGGCAAGAGCGCCGTCGCCAAACCCTCGCGCCAGTCCTGCCCGTTGTTGACGTCGTCCATGGGAGACCCCGCTCCCGACGTTGCCAGTTGCGCCCACACCTACGGTCCGATCTTGGCTTTTCTTCCTCCTTTTTCTTTCTTTTTCCTTTCTTTTTCCCTTTTTGTTGGTGTGCCCTCGCACTGGTCGTGTTCTTTGTCGTCCCCGTTGGATTGGCGCGAGCACACGGTTTCCCTGGGCATGCGCCGCCTTTTGTCCCCCTTTTGTCCCTGTCGCCATCCGCAGACTGGGGGTTGTCTTTCTTTCTCTCTGGCCCTGCTATGGCGCCGCTATGGCGCCGCTGTGACGCTGTGTAGGCCAAAGGTCGGCACCTTGGCCCCTCCCCCAAAAAGGTACCAGGACAGAAAGCCAAAGAGAGACATGAAACCAAAAACACAAAACCAACCTTATAATAACACACAAAAGAAAGGAGAACATTCGACCGTATTTTGGTCGGCCATTGTTTGTATCTTTTTTTTTTCGTGATCTCTTTTTTTTGTCATATACACGATAGGACGGGACAAAGCGAGGGACAGACAAAAGAACCGTGACGACGACAATCAGCCGTCTCTCTGTTTTTGGTTTCTCAAAAGGCGACGCCACGGGGGATTCGCGTGTGCGCCACTAATAGTAGCCGTTGCCGACGCCGAGGCTGGCGCGGCGGCGACGAGCATTGCGGTCGTTGTACTGACCGGCAAAGTTGGTGGCGTTGCCCAGGGCACCGAACCCGTCGGCCTGGCCGTCGTACTGACCGGCAAAGTTCCTGCGGCCGGCCTGGTTGCCGTACTGGCCAGCAAAGTTGGTCCCCTGGCTGCCGCCGTCGTCCCAGTTGCCGTAACGCCCGGCAAAGTTCCTGCGGCCGGCCTGGTTGCCGTACTGGCCGGCGTACTGCTGGGCAAAGTTGTCGGCGGCCCGGTTGTTGTAGTTGCCGGCAAAGGACTGGCTGGCAAACGGGTTCGCGCCGGCGTCCTGGCCAAATCCGACCGAGTTGCGACGGCCGTAGCGACCGGCGTAGGCCTGACCGGCGGCGTTGTTCAGGCCGTTGCGACCATAGGCGCCGGCATAACCCTGTCCGGCGGCATTGTTCAGGCCGCTGCGACCATAGGCACCGGCGTAGGCCTGACCAGCCGAGCCGTCGAACGAATTGTGCCTGTAGCGCGCGGCAAAGGGCGCAGCGGTGCCGAGTCCCTGGGCCGCCCCGCCGAGTATGGGCGGCGCAGTGGCCGCTCCACCCAACGCCTGCTGCTGTTGTGCCTGCTGCTGGAGCAACTGCTCAAGGCGGGTCTGGGCACCAAACGCGGGCTGCTGCTGGGGCTGTCCAAAGGCAGCCTGAGTCGGGTTCACCTGGCCGACTCCCTGCTGTTGGCCCAGGAGGTCGGCGGCAGTGCCAAACACGCCGGCCGCGTTAAAGGGGCCTGCTGCTGGCGCAGTGAGCCGGCGCGCGAGCCAGGGGCAGTCCGAGGCGCAATCTCCATGGCACCGGCACCCGCCTGCTGGGCCGCGAAAGCGCGCAACTCACGGTTCAAGTCCTGCAGGCGACCGGCAAACGGTGATTGTGACTGAGCGGCCCGTTGCAGGGCAGCGCGCTGGGCGTTGGTCAGTCTCGATTCCGGGCCAAGCGGCCCGGCGGCAGCGTCCACCTCAGCGGCATACTGGAGAAAGTTGCCAATCTCCTGGGCATCGCGGCCAATGTTGTCAGACTCCTGGCCGATGGGGATATTGTGGAGACCGAGCCGGGAGCGGGTGCCCGGCGCGTTGGGTTGGCCCAATCGGCCTGCGAAAAAGGCATCGCCACCGGCGGCGGCACTGGTCGGGCGGACTGTGGCCTGGGGGCCGAAGCCGGCGTTGAAACGAGACTGGCGCGACATGGCAGGTGCGAGTGTGTGTGCGTGCGGTGGAGGTGGCTCGGTGCTCGCGCGGCTGCGGGTTGTCCTAGTGAGGCGCGGAAAAAGGAGTCACGCGACGTGTGAGAGAGCCGACAGCGCAGCCGCTGGCACCGCCGCCCGGTGTGCGCGACCTAGCGCAGCGGCGCGCCCACAACAAGAGGGCACCCGCGGTGCAACAAAAAGAAGAGGAGGAGGAAAAAAAGAAATAAACGCAATGGTGCGCGTACCTTTTTGTTTTCCTGGCTAGGTCGCTCTCTCTCTCTCTTCCTCGGGGCAAAGTTGGGCAGCAAGGCAGGCCGCGGGAGAAAAAAAGATGAGACCGAAAGGACGACGATGGGGGTTGGCTTTGCCTAGGCCGCATGGGGTTTCGACGCAACATGACACAATCGCGCCCGACAGGACCCCAAAAAAGAGGCGTCGGTGCCTCGCTCGACAGGCACGCGCCTCTGATCGACCAAGACACAGATGGGGCGTGACTGCAGAAGGGGGGAAAAAAAAGAAAAGGCAGCCGCCCGTTGAGCCGTCGCGTGCACGCCATATGCCCTGTGGGCGACAGAGAACGCTGTCCGTGTAGTGGTCCCCTAAAGACGAACAAAAAAAAGGAAAACGAGGAAGGCGCCTGCGGCGACGGTCCGTTGCGACTTTTTGTGCCGCGCAAGAGGACAAACCAAATACGGGCGCACATCGCACGACGACCACCAACGAGGAGAATAGGTTTGGGCGTCGAATCATAAGGAGGAGGACGACAAGGCCGAGAAAGCACGCCCCCCCCCCCCAAGACAGCCTAGGTGATAAAAAAAGTAGAGAAAAAAAAAGATGGAGCCGGCGATCGACTTTTTGGCGTGCGCAGCAGGCGTCGCGCTGTGGGCCGCACCGTGTCTGGCGGCGCGCTGTGGCCTGCTCGTATCCTATGGCGACGTGCCCTTTCGCGCCCTGTTGGCTGTTGCGCAGGCGCGCGCTGCCGCCGCCGCAGTCGCGCTCGTCTACGCGCTCGCCGTCGCCTTTGCCCCCGACGCGCGCGCATGGTGGTGGTTTGTCGGCGCCGTCTTTGCCATTGGCACCGGGTGCGTGTGCTACGTGGGTCGTGACGATACCGTGGCACGCACGATCGCGCCCTACCTCGCGCTGGTCTCTTGCGCGGCTCTGTTGCCGGCATGGTGCGGGCTCGATTGCGCATGGCGCGCTGTGTGTTTCGCATGGGTCGTCGCGTCAACGACAAGCCTGGCCTGCGATGCGCGCACCTATGGGCGTCTCTCGGCAACGGACGCCGCCCACATTGCCATCGACGCCCATGCCATGATCACGGCCGGCCTGGCCGCGCCGCACGTACACCCCATTCTGCCAATCGCCGCGGCACTGGCATGGCTGTTGCGTGCCGCTGACGCCCTGATCGGATCGCGTCGCCGGCCCGGCTCGACGCCGGCGGCGCTCTTTGGCATGGTCGCCCTCCAGGGCAAGGCTCTCGCGGCCGACGCCCTTTTTATGGCTCTGTTTGCCGTCCTTGCGGCAGCGTCGGGCCAAGACGGCTGGGTGGCGCCGTGGGCGTCTGTCTTGGCGTCGGCTGCCCTCGTCATCGAAGAGCACGGGTCGGCCCTGTCGATTCGATGCGAACCCCATGTGGCGGCGTTTTTGCGCCTTGTTGGGCGCGAGCCTGTGCGTCCCCGTGGGCGTATGGCGCGACGTGTGCGCGCGCCCGCCAACTAGTGCCATGGTTTACGCTGCTGCCACTGTCAACGACAACACCAACAACAACATCAACACATTGGCCCGTGTAATCTGTGGGCGGCGCAGAGCGCGCACGCGCGGCCACAACAAGTCTGGTCTTTTGTGAGCGGTCCACACACACACAATCCCATGTCTTTTTCTTGTTTTTTTGTTAAGCGAAAAAAAAACAACCCAGAGATATAAACAAAAAATGGAACCGCCGTACGAGTTGCAAACTGTATTTTTTTTGACCAATCCCATTTTTCCTTTCCACAAAGAAAGAGGCGGGGACAAAAGGCTGCCGGCCTGGTCGTGTTCTCGACCTCGGCTGCAGCGGGCCGAGACAAAAAGTGTCGCCCGTCGATGGCCCCTGTGGCCCGACAACAAAATGTTGGGCCAGACATTTTTTCGCTTGCCCCGCGTGGGCAAAATGGGCTCGACGCCTCGGATTGGTTGGGGTTTTCCTGTGCACTGTATTTTTTTTTGAATGAATGTACTTTTCTTTTTTTATATTTTTCTTTTTGGAGTGCCCCCATGGTAGACACGCGTGATTGCAGCGCGGGCCGGTGGCCCACCGCGCCGACAAAGTCTTTTAAAGGGAAAAAAAAGGAGAGAGCATAACAGACTGCGCACACGCCGTTGGTGAGGGAAAAGAAATAAAAATATAAAAAAAAGAAGGACAAAAACAAGACAACGGACAGAGGCGGCACAGAGCCTATTACGGGTGGCGCGGGTCGATGCGTGTGACGCGCCGTCTGCGACTCGCCCCTGTGCTGCTTTCGCTGGTGGCATTGGCCAACCTTGCGGATGGCGACGACTGTGTCGGTGCCGCAGGTCGACAGATGGCGACCACGATGGCCGCATTGTCGCGCCGTCGCGTCACGTGTCGCACGAGGTCGTCCCGCAGGATACGCGCCACGTCCGAGGGACCGACGGCGCCGCGCGTGATCGTCTCGGCGAGCCCGTCGAGCACGGTGGCCACGCGCAGCGCCGACAGGGTCTCGCCGGTGTAGGCCGGCGCACCCGGCGGCACGGTCGGCGCCTGCCACCCGCCCGAGAGACCGTAGGAGGCCCAGAGGCCGTCGCTGGCCGCCACGAGGACGTCGCCGGGCGCCACCAATGCCGTGGCGATCGATGGCACGGCGGTGATGCGGTGCTGCGACATGAGCACGTGGCCCAGCGAGCGCGAGGGCATGAGCATCTGGCCGCACTCGGGTCCCGTCGTGACGACAAAGTAGGGGGGGTGCACGCCGACACCATAGGGCGCCAGACGGGTCACCTCGTCCGGGTTGGAGAGCGTGTGGTCGTCGGTGAGGCGCGCCGGCACGTAGCGGGGGCGCGGGGCGCGCAGGTCGCGATGAAAGAGAAACACGTCGCTGTCACCGGCATGGGCGACAAAGGCACGGCCGGCCCATCCCGAGGCGGCGCGGCCATGGCGCACGTCCGACGGCAGCAGCGGCGTCGTGAGCATGGCGGTGAGGGTGGTCCCGTACTCGGCCAGCGTGCGCCGTCCCGACGAGGTCACATAGTAGACGAGATGGCCCTCGGGACCGAGCGCGCCATTTGCACCGGCGGGCCGGTAGGGCACGCGCACCTTGTCGACCACGACGAGCGCGCGCGGGTCGGACCGCTCGGGAAGGCCCGCGCCCGCCGGTCCGTGCACCTTGGCAAAATAGGCGCCGTCGATGGCACTTTGGTCCAGACGGCCGCCGAGTCGCTTGGGTGCGCCGCCCCTCGCCGCGGTTGTTGATGACGCCCGCCGCGATGACGTTGTCGATGATGACGTTGTTGATGACGATGACGACGATGTGTGCGGTGCCGATGGGTGTCCCATAGGAGATGATGACACGTTGGCGTGGCCATGTCCCCTTGCGCCCGTCGCCTGCCGGTGGTCGGCCCCCAGGACGAGGCACCCGCGCGCCGTCTCCTCGGCACACGTGCGCTGGGCAAACACAAAGGCGTCGCGGAGCACACATGCGATGCCCTCGCGCGTCAGGCGGCCCATGTCGACAAAGTCGGCCACGCGCGCCAGGTAGCGCGAGGCCGAGGCTGCCGCGAGGGCCGCGCACTCGGGTCCGCCGACAAAGACCGTGGGTTCGGTCGAGTCGGGCGAGTCGATACGGCGCGAGAGCATAGGCACTGATCCATGGCCGTCGGCCACCACAGCCAGCGAGACGCCGGTGGCCGGACCCAGACGCGGCACCACGACGGCGCTGTCCTCCATGCGCGCGCCCTTGTTGGCACCGTCCCGACGCCGATCGCCTGATCGACGCCGCCTCTGGTGTCGCCCCGAGCGTGATGTTGACGATGATGATGATGACCGCTGTTGTTGTTCACTGTCATCGTTGGGCAGTGGCACGACCGACTCGGCGGGCGTGAGGGGTCCCATACGTTGGAGATACTTTGTGCCGGGGTCGAATGCGGGCGCGCCAAAGACCACCGGCGATTGCAACGGCAACGTCGAGGGCGACGGCAGGGGTGAACGTGATGATGGCGACGACGATGATGAGGACAACAATGACGACGATGATACCGAGGAGCGTGTGGGAGGAGGCGCCCGGCGCGATGCCCCCGGTGCCGAGTCGATGTCCGACCTGTGCGTATGCCACGACGCCGACATGGATGCGCGCCGCGTGCTCAGGCGCGCGGGCGCGCTTTGTTCGTCGGCGCGGCTGGCGCGCGACGGCACCGCCGAAGACTCTCGACGTGCTCGCTCTTGTGTGGGCTTTTGGCCGCCTCGCTGTCGTTGTTGGTTTCCCTCGCCCGGTTCCGGGCGTCGCTGGCCGAGGATGCCTTTTCGGTCTGGCGTGCGGTCCGTCCTTTTTCCTCCCCTCGTGCACGGTCGGGCCGCTCCCGGCGTGCAAAACCTTGGTGCACGCGTGCGTCCGACCTCTTTCCTCCTCCTTATCCTGGTGTCCGTGCTCTTGGCCCGGCTCGCTCTTTGGCCGAGAGGCGTGCGTGCGTCCTTGCTTTTTTTCTTTCTGCCTCTCTTGTTTTTTTTCCCCTTCTGGTCGACATGGCTCGCCCTGGGCGGTGGGCGGCCTCCGTGCGCCCTGGCCGTGCTGCCCAACAGCACCTTTTTTTCCCCTTGACAGCGCTGTCGAGTCGCACATCCGCGCACGCCCCCCCCCCCAGAGACCACAGATGCACAACAACGGACACAGGAAGAAAAAAAAGGCACTTTCCAACAAAGCAACGATGTAAAAAAGAAAAGAGGAAAGGAGGTGGTAAAATGCCAGACCGGCACGTCGGCCAGTGTTCTTTTTTTTTTTTACTGGAAGAAGACAATATCTTTTGTTGCCCGCGGACCAGGTCCTCGCCCCTCTTTTTTCTTGTCGTCCCTCCACGTGTTTTTGTTTTTGCCTGTCTACTGGCACCGCGCGTGGTGGCCCTCCATAACGGCGGCGGCCAGGCGATTGCGTCCGTCGGCTTCGGCGGCGTCAAAGTGCGCGCGCGTGTAGGCATACGCCGTGGTGGCCGCTGTCGTGTCGCCGCCGTACCGATTCGAGGCCCACCACTGACGGGCGCGATCGGCGGCCGATCCTGCGGCGGGCGCCGGCCGCGCCGTTTTCACGTCGCCCACGGCCGCCACCGTCGACGTGGCAAAGTCCCAGGCCTGCGTGATGGGCCGTCGCGTCGGGTTTGAACTCATGACGCTGGCCGGTATGCTCTCGGAAAAAAAATGCGTGTACAACAACAGTGGCACCACAATCGACCGCACGCTCTCTGTCGCTGCTGCTGCTTCTTCTTTTTGTTTGCACCTGTCGCTAAAGGGTTGTACGCTCGCGCAACCAAAAAGGCCCTCCCAATGTGCGCGTGCGTGCTCTCGTGACAGAGAATTCCCTCGGACGTCGCCTGCCTGCCTGTCTGCCGCTGCCGGTTTGTCCAGGTGGGAGGCGGAAAAATGCGCGCCCTCCAAAGCGTGTTGCGTGGAAAACAGGCGACGACGGCGTGCACCGGCACCGCCACGCCTTCCCTTGCGCAGGCTCGGGCGTCGACTGACCCAGCAAAAATGCATTTTTTCTTCCCCCCCCCCCAATGTCTTGTCGCCTCCCTTTTTGGTCTCTTTTTTTTCTCGATGACGTCCAAAGACGGCGGCCGCCGGGGCGGCAATAGCGCCTGTCACCAGAAAAACAAATGCGTCCGCGGGACTGCACGCAGGCCCTGGCCGATTACGGCCCGCCTAGCGGCGGCGATTGTGGCGCGCGCGCGAGGCCACCGCGTGCGGGTCGACCGTGTCGCCGTCATTTGTGTCGCCATCGGTGTCCTGTGCACCTCGGGCCAACTGGATGAGACGCCCCGCGCGTCTGCCAAACTCCTCAATGTCAGTGGCCGTCGAATCGCCGTCGGTAGCCGTCGAGTCATAGGCGCGCTTTCTCGCGTGGCCGCGACGCCTGTTGCGGCGCCTAGGGATCGTCAAGGCCGAGTCGCTCGACGTCGAATCGGTGGACGACGATGATAGGCGCGATGTTGTCGATGTCGCCGACGAGACGGTGGAAAAGGCCGAGGCCCACGGCGCCGAGATTGACGAGATCGACACAGTGTCGCCCGACGAGGGCGAGCACGGGTCGCGCTTGCGTTGGCGGCGCGCCTGTGTGTATCCCTGCGGTGGTCGCCCGTGTCTGACGATGACGATGACGACGAAGAAGAGGAAGAATTGACCGAGGACGAGGCACACGTCGTCGTCGGCTGGGTCGACGAGGAGCCAAAGGTCGTGCCAGAAAAGAACGAGGAAGACGACGAACCCGATGAGGAAGAAGACGAGGACGAGGACGTCGAGGAGGATGCCGTCAAAGAGGAGGATGACGAGTCCTGGGTCTGCGCCGTCGAGGGCGCGTTGTGTGCCTCCTTGTCATAGTCGTGCTGACGATGGCGCACCGCCGTGGGGTAGACGTAGGCGTCTCCGTGGACGACACGGCGCCTGACGCGCTGACGGTTGCCATCTCTGATGTCGTCGCCGTCGTTATCGTCGTCATCGTCCTCATAATAGACCTTGGCCGTGCGCTCGACAACATAGGTCTCGCCGCCCGACTCGGTCTCGGCGGGCGTTGACACGGGCGCGATCGACTTGTGCGCCGGCGCGCGTCCGCGCGTCACCATGGGGTCGGGCATGTACGAGGTGCCGGCCATGCGCATGTGAGACACGCGCGAAGCCGATGCCTCGGCAGCCGCATGCGCGCGTTCGCCGTCGTCGACGACCACCGTAGGCACAAACATGGCCGCGGCCGTGGTCGCCACGCCGCTGTCGAGGCCGGCCAGGCTCTCGAGCATGGTTGCGATCTGGCGGCCGACGGCTTCGGAAGAGGCGACGGCGGCAGCAGCACCACCACCACCGGCCGCCGTCGCGTTTTGACCGGCGGACGACCAGTAGTGACCGCCGACGCCGGGGGCGTGTGCGACGCGCGGACGGCCATATTCGTCAGCGTCGCCGTATCCCAAGTTGGCTTCGTTGGCATAGTAGTCGCCATCGTCGTCACTGCCGTCCAACACAACCATGTGGTAGGGCGCGTCCGGGTGGGCCTCAAAGGCATAGGCGTTGTCTGTCTGCGCGTGGTATCCATTGTGGACAAGAGTCGGCGAAAAGCATACGCCGTTGCCCGCTGCGTCGTAGCCGTGCACGGCGGGCAGCGATGCGGGGTCCAAAGGCGCCGGTCGCGCCATCTCCATGTATGCCGACATTGCGATTGGCGTGGTCGTCTATGCGATCGCGGGTTTGTGGAACTCGCTGGCTGCCCTCTCTCTTGCTTTTTCGTTGGACCCCTTTCCGACGATCAGTGGTTTTTTCGCCTGTCACGGGTGGCCGAGGCAGGGACACGGGTGGACGGGGTGCGGGTTGCGCGCGCGCAGGGTGCTGTCTTTCCGTGTTGGTCGGCCCCTTTTGCCGGCAAGCGCACCGTGCGCCGACCAGGGCCTGCCGCCGCGGCCACGCGTGTGTCCTTGCTCTCACGCACGTCCCCTCGGCCCCCCCCCCCTAGCGCACCATCTCACAATTCGAGCGTGCGCGCCCCACACAGCGACCACAAATAGGGCAACAAAAGGAGGGGAAAAAGGAGACAATGCACATGCGTGTCCCGACAACCAACACAAAAAGAGAGAGAAAAAGAATGCACGGCACAGAGACCATGATCGTGGAAAAAAAAAGAGATAAAGAAAGAAAAGAGGGCAGAACCCAAAGGGCCAAGTTGTCAAGGAGCGGGTCTCTTTGCTGTGGCGCACACGCACGCACTCACAGGCCTCTTCCCTCCAACGGAGAGGATGCAGAGCGACGGCGACAGCGGCCAACGGGAAAAAAAAGAGAGCATATGCGCGAGCGAACCACATCCCCTGTGCACCCACGAGCCGGGGGACCCAAAGATTGGGCCGTGTGCGCCGCGACCGCCACCGCCGCCGACAGAGGCCTCGGGGCGCGAGCAGCGCTTTGGCGCGTGGCCCCCTATAACACGGTTGTTGCTGCCTCCTCTGTCACCGCGCCCCTGCTCTCGACCCGACCAAGCACATATCCCTCACAGAGAGAAAAGGAGATTCTCTCTCTTTTTTGCCTTTTTTCCGAGCGAGTCAAAAAAAAAGAGAGACATGTCGCGCCAACACGACCACCTCAACCACTACTATTGTCCGTCGGTCGTCCGCGACGGCTGTGCGGCGCGCATGTGCCTCCGGCGCAAGGAGCAACCGGTGGGGTTTGTCGGCCCGGCCGTCGCCTACCTCGAGTGCTACGATCCCGAATCCAATGCCACCGCGGCGCCCACGGCGTGGAATCCCGTCTACGACGCCGCCACGCCGCCGCCGGCCGAGCGTCCGGCCACCGACTGCGCCGAGGTCAAGCGATCGACTACGTCGGCCCACTGCGGCTGGATCTGGGGCCTCATCATCCTGGGCCTGCTGGGCGTGCTCGTGTTTGGCGGCCTTGCATGGGCCGGCAAGCGTCACGACGACGTGCGTGGGCGTGTGCGCTCGGCCATCGAGGCCGTCACGCCCGACGGCCGACCGGTGTCTCGGGACACGCACGCGTCGCCGCGCAGGCACGGCTGCTGGCCCGTCTAGAAAAAGAACAAAAGGCGGCACCGAACCACCCGCCCATCCGTACATGCCCGATCTTTTTTTGCCCCCGCCATCGCGACAGTCTACTCACAGGTCCCCAATGCGCGCCATACCGCGGCGACATGCATATACCCAAAGTTGTTGAGGCGTCCTATGGGGGGGGGCGGTGTGCGCCTTTCGACTGCCCCTATGGGATTGGGCAACCACTACATCGGGGACCAGACAAATGGCCGCACAGGTTGTTGAGTGGTCTCGGCGTGCACTGCCAATGCTGAGCCGTCAGCGGCACAAAGAGCATAGTAAAAAATAAAAAAAACGAAAAAAAATGCGAGACACAGCCCGCGAATGGGCGTACTTGCCCCAACGGCGTCCGTAACTTTTTTTTTGAAAAAAAAAGAAGAAAAACACAAAGCCCCAGACTGGGCCTGAGCGGCAACGACGCCTGCAAACTGAAAGGCTTCTCTTTTTTTTGGGAGAGAGAGAGAGACAAACCGCCAAAAGAGAGGCACAAGAAGAGAGGAGGAAAAAAAGCCAGTGCCGCCAAAGAAAAGAAAAAACCATCCCGACAAGACAAAGGCCCTACGGCGGCGTGGACGCGCAATATGAATATGATTTCTGCGATCGTCGCGGCGGCGCCGCAGTTTTTCTGTGACGCCCTCGGTCGTGTGCCGTCGTGCGAGGCCGGCGTCAGGCGTGCCTTTGTCGTCGGCCTCTGTGGCTGCGCCTTGCTGGCGCTGTGGACCGTCAACCGGCATCGTCACAGGTCGGCGCCCTCGCGCAGGCCCCACGAGGACGCGTACCGCGCGCTTGATGCTGTCGGCGACGGCGCAGACGACACGCTTGCACCGCAAACTGTATACGGCGACGATGACGGTGTCAACACGCCCGACAATCGCAATGGCGCCCAAGCCCAACGACATTGGACAGAAAGCATGTCGAAAGACAGCGAGTCGTCAGCGGGTCTCCAAGAAAACAGTGCTGCCGACGACGACGGCAATGATGATGATAATGATAATGATGACGATGACCAAGAAGAAGAGGACATGCGTGCTTGCAGGCGATGGGCAAAGGCGCACAAGGACCACATTCTGTCCGCGGCGCGCGAGGCAGATGCGAGGCTCAAGACGCGCATGGATGCCGAAAATAATGCGCCCTTGCTCGACGAAAAGGAACACGGCAATGACGACGACAATGTCATTGTCGCGCAACACCGCGTTGTTGTAGAACCGATTGTAGGCATGCAGTCGCCGCGCGACAACAGCGCCGAAATCCTGGAAAACGGCGACGATGATGGCGGGCATGTTGTCGTCAAGGATGGCCGCGCTGCTCTCCCTGAGCACGGCGTGGCCGCCCGACCAGACGACGCTGTGGTCCAGGAGGCGCCCTGCGACGGTGGCGCGCTCGTCGTGACGGATGGGATCTTGGCGCGTTGGTCAGCGCAAGGCCTTTCCGTGCACGCCTCGTGGGCGCCGGCCTATGCCGACACCTGTCCTTAGATGCGTGTGGCGACTTGCCCTGTATGGCGCCCTGCATGCCCATACCCCACGCAAAAAAAAATATCCAAATAGACGACGACAACAAGAACTTTTCAAAAAAAAACCAATCGAGAAAAGGGGAAACTGATTTGCGTTGTTCTTTTTTTCTTTTTTTATTGTGTTGGGTGGGGTCGCCGTGTGCTGCACAAAAGGTGCGCCTCTTTTCAGCGAGGCAAAGTGGACCGAAAAGCCAAGATGGGGACCCGAATATCATCATTGCATGAAAAAAAAAGAGGGTGCATTGGGATGGCGGTGGGGGCGCGCCAGGCCACGCCGAGTCGACACCTGTTGGCAACGACGGGTTTTTGCTCGCGCCTCCTTTTTTGGCACAAGCGCCGACGCTGGTCCCTTGGGAATATTTTTTGTCTTTTTTTTTGACAGGCAAAAAAAGAGAGCCCCAAAGAGACACATGCACACACCAGAGCCAGGCTGTTGCGTCCATCACAAAAGATCGGGGGTGGCCATTCTTGCGTGTCATCGCATGGGATTGGGTCGTCAAAAGGCGGGCGCATGAGCGACAGGCCAATTAGGCGCCTGCGGTCGGTGTGCGCCGGCGGCGCTTGGCCTTTTCTTCGAGGCACAGACGAATGCGCGGCCCTTTTGTGCGGTGGTGACGGCCGTGGGCCTCCTTGCTTTGCTTGCGGTCCTTGACGTCTTTGGCGACATCTTTTTGTGGCTCCTGGCGCGATCGCGATCTTTTGCATCGCCTTTGATCGCACGGTCATGGCGTCCTCTCTTGCGATCGCGGCCGCCGTCGGCACCGTCGTCTTTGTGGTCATGTCCACGGCGGCGCTGGCGACGACGAGCGCCTCCAACACTGCGCGCCACCATCAGAGCGCGCTCGGGGCATTCGCGTCCGAGGCCGTGGTCGGACAGGCCCCGCATAATCGGCCGCGACGTGCGCGGCCGCGCGACAAACCAACCGAGAAAAGGCACGTGGTCGTCGGGCACGGCGACACCGATACGCTCGGCCACGCGGCGCATCACCAGTGCGTGCGTGATGCACCATACGACCGGCCGCTCGTCGCGCGAGCGCTTGGCAGTGTCACCGTCGGGCTTGAAGAAATGTCGGGCGACGACGCGCTTGTACTGGCGCCTGCAGCGCCGTCCAAACTCGCCGTTGCGCTCGCGAATGGGCGGGGCCCGGCCTCGTGCGTGTCTGACCCGACGCTCGGACGGCGCTGCTCGCGCCGACTGAAATAGCGCGACAGGCCCGGATCGATGGTAACGCGCGCACGATCACCGTCGTCCAGTGCGTCCATCATGATGTCGGCCGTCTGACGCGCGCGCTTGAACGGCGAGCAGTAGACAGCCGTCGGCGCGCCGTAGCGCTCGACGAGGTTGCGCGCCATGCGCGCGGCACGCGCCTTGCCCTCACGGTTGAGCGGATGGTCGTGCTTGGGGTAGCGGGCCTCGCGCCGAGCATCATGGTGATCGTCGCCGTGGCGGATGTAGAGCAACAGCGGCGGCGGCGGTGGCGTCGAGGATGGCGACGAGGGCATGCTGGCGGCGTCGACAGGGTCTTTTTTTTGTTTTTGTTGCGCCCGTGCGCTTTGGCGTACGTGCGTCCTTTGTCCTCTCTGGGCGGTCCGTGTGTGGCTGTGAGGGAGGGCGTCTTTTTTCCTTGACGCCGCGGACCTTGTGGCGGTGTGCCGACGACGTCGACTTTGCGGCGTGCGTGCGCGCGTCCACACACCAACCAAAAACACCAGGCGACGGCAACATGCCCTCCCCTCCCTACTGGCAGCGGGGTGGGAAAAAAAGGAGGCTGGACACACGCACCTGTCGAAAAAAGAAAGAGGACCGGCAAAGAAAAACCCAAAACAACCGCGATTAAAAAAAAAAGATTTTGAGTACAGGCCGCTGGGTCTTTGTGGGCGGCGGCGGCCACGGCGAGCCGTCCATTTTTGTGCACCGAGGAAAAAAAGAAGAGGCCGCGCGCGTGAAAAAAAAGGCACAAAGGACAAACCAATCACGCCGTGATGTCGCCTAAAGAGAACCAATCATCAAAAAAAAGAAGAAAGAAAGAAAAACCCAGCAGCACAAACAAACAAAAAGGACCCTCAGCAGGCACGCCGCCACACCCGTCATGCTTTCAACCTTGTCAAACACAATGGACCCCATCCTGCTTGCCCCTCTGCTCGTCCTCGTGGCCATAGTCTGCTTTTTCACGGTGGTGTCGCGACGGCGCAGTCTTGGCCCGCCCAGACCCCCTCTGCCGCCCCCGCTGTCCAAAATACGTCCGCGAGTCGGCGACCGACCCATGCCCCGTGGCGCCCTCACCCTCGTTCCATCGCTTCAAACGCCCGACCAGGATTGGTGGCGGCGCGACAAGGCCACTGTCATGGCCGACGCCGGCGGCGCCGATCGATTCTGGGCCGCGTGCAAGATGCCCGTCGACGCGTCGAGCCCGACCTGCATGGCGCTCGACGGCTATCAGGTCCGCATTGGGTGCGTCGTGGACGACGACGGTACCATACGCTACGGCCAATTTGACGCCGACGTCGACATTGGGGACAAACTACACGGCTATGGAGTGCGCCGGCAGCCCGACGGCACAGTCACCGAGGGATTTTGGAACAGCGACCTGCTTTGGGGACCCGCGCGGACCCTCTATCCCAACGGGCGCGTCGAGGCTGGCCATTATGTGGGCGAGGGCGAGCCCTTTGGGCGCTTTTGGTGGGCCGACCCCGATGGCCGCCACGGCTACGTCGATCGATGGCCCAGCGTCACATGGTACGAACAAGAGTGCGACTATGGGCAGGTCTCGATTGAATCGGCGTCGGGCATGTGCGTAAGAGCAGACATCGATGCCGATTGTCCCGTCGGCACCGAGGTAGAGTCTTTTGACCGTGAACGTGCCGACTGGCCCAATGGCGACTATGCCGTCACGGAATGGACCGGATGCCTCATGGGCAAGGTCATTTCCTACGGGATGGCCAACGGTGCCGAGCGCGTCACGATCGACGCACAGCACTGGACCGTGGAGAGGCACCGACCGTCTGTCGAGTGTGCCTATGACGGCTACGTCTATGCGCCCAGTGATGTGGATTCGCCGGCTTTTGCCCTGTGGGCGCACTATATCCTCTCGGGTCGATCGGCCCGGCCCGGCGGTTACGCGCCTGAGCGACAGGCGGCCTTTATCGCTCTGCTGCATCGCACCCTAGAGGGTCGGGAGCCGCCCGCCATCGCGTGCCCCTTTGTGAACGAACCTGGCCCAACAGATGCCGCCATGGCGACCTTTTGTCTGGCGCCTTTTGCTCCTGGCGACGTCAACGAGGACGAGGCCAGTGGCGACAGGGACGCGATCAACTTGCCCGGCATCCTCGTGGATGCCCGCGACAAGGCGTGGACGCGTATCCAAGACGAGGCCATCCGTCGGTGCGGCGGACCGCTGGCCTTTGCGTTGGCGTGCGAGATCGACCTCGACCGGTCGACCGTCCAACACTGGTCAGAGGATGGTGTCAAGGTCGCGGTCGGATGCCGACGTCTTGACGACGGCACTATTCTGCGTGGCGAGTTTGACACGGAGACGCACAACCTCCACGGTTACGGCGTGGCCGTCCACCCCGACGCCAGTGTGCGCCAAGGCGAGTGGGTAGACGGCAAACTCGATGGCATGGCGATCACGCGCGACAGCAACGGCTACATGGGCATAGGCGTCTATCTCGACGATTTGCCCAACGGACGACTCTTTTACGAGGGTCACGGGGTCAAGATTGCCATCGATCGCTGGCTGCCCTACAAAGAGGTTGCTGACGGCATGGCCATTGGCTACGAGAGCGACAGATCGCCCTGCGGCGAGACGGTGACGGCCCAGGTGGACAGTGACGGCTCGACAGACCACAGTTGGTTTGACCGGCGATGGTCCAACGGCGATCATGCCAACGAGCGCTGGTACGCTGGCAGCCTGGTCGGCGTTTCCTTTGTGATCTCGCCCGCCTCATGGCCCGACAGTCTCTTGTCGGGCGCCCGCGTCGAGGGCATCGACTGGCGCATCCGCAAGCACGAGCCGACGCCGACTTGTCCTTTCGACGGCTATACCTATGTGCCGGCCGACACTGCATCACCCGAGTTTGCCCTCTTTTCCGCCTACATCTTGTCGGGCCGTTCGGCCCATAATGGATTTTGCGCGGCGCGCCAGCGGGCCTTTGCCGCCGCCATCGCCGACGCCCTGTCCCAGCCTAGTTGATCCTTTTTCTTTTTTTTTCATTTTTTTTAAAATTTTTTTGTTGCCGCCATGCTGCGGTAATAAAAAAAGGGTTTTTGTCGGACTATTGGCGGCACTTTGGACAGGCTCGCAGCATCCTTTGGTGGCATTGCGGACGCCGGGCGTGCGCGCAGCCGACAACGCCAACCATTTGGCAATTCGTATTTGAGAGTCGGTTCTCCCGAGCAAATGTTTTCTTTGCCATGTTTTTTTCTTTTGCCTTGCCACTGCTGTGGACCGACGCAATGACATGCGGGCGCGCGCGCGGGTTGTCGTTGGTGCCTTTTTTTAATGCTCAACTTTTTTCGACGCGCGATTGGCTCCCTACAACAACAACAAAATACCAACAACAAAAACAATTTGACAAAATAAAGAGCACAAACCACACACGTCGCCAGTGGGGGGGGGTGGGCCGAAAAGAAAAAACAAAAGACCAGCAGACTTTGCGCGACATACATACACCGAAAAGACACCAACATCGACCTAACCGGCGACCGTCTTGCATAACAAAAAATGTGCGAAAAGGTGTTTCACATTGTGTGCGTACTTTTGGTCACGGGACTCGCAGCGTGGTTGGCCATCTTTGGCAGCGCGGGGTCCATCACCGAGTGCCACGACCTTTTGGCCCTGGATGCGCGCATAAAGGCGCCGACTGCAAGGTCACGGGCCACGCAGAGTTGGCCCGCGACGTGCGCCACGGCGACGTGTTTTACCTGGCCGGACTCGTCGTCGACTTTAACACCACCGACGACCGGCCCATAAGCAACGCGACTGCTCTCGACGATATAGAACCGGATCGCGCGTGGCTTTCGGCCGACGACCGGCGCCGCCTTTACGACAGTCATCCTTTGGGATCGATGACACGCTGCTATTACGACAGCGACACACCACGCGACCGCGTAGCGCTTCGAGGCGGCGTCGACAATCTCGGACGCCGCGTCGCCCTCCATGCCATTTTGGCCCTCGCAGCGGCCATCCCAGGGCTGGCCATTCTTGCCGTCTTTCTTTTTATCGTTGCGATCCTGCTCGTGCCCCTCGTCCTGCGCGCCCTATCGGCATGCGCCGACGCAGGGCGGGCGGCTTGGACGAGGTGCCGCGCCCGATCGTATTTGGTCTTTGGGCAGGACACCACGCCCACCACCGACATGGACCATGCCGACGAGCAAGGATTATAAATGCATTTTTCCTCCACATTTTTTTCATGGGGGAATGGCCGCCATCCATGCCTGATCTTTTTATCTAGGTGTCGTCGGCCAAGAACCGCACACTGGCGATCACCCGAGGAAAAAAAAGAAGACGACAGATCGCTTCGGTAGGAAATGCACCGGCAGTGGCACGCCAGGTCTCGTTGTCCTGCGTCGCAGTCGACCGAGAGACCCCAAAGGCGCTCATTGTGCACAAACAAAATGAGCGATAAATAACAGATTTTGACCGACAAAGGCGAGACAATTGGCGCGGTATCATTTGTAATCTCCAAAGCATTGGGATCAAAGAGGATGACAACAGCATTTTTTTTCGCAGGACTGGACACATGGAAAAAAACAGACAACAACCTGGCACAAATTCTGGTCTGCCTATATGAGTGACGGATTTGCTCGCGACCACAAAACTTGCCGCGTTGGTGCCTTGACGCACGCGAGCGAGCCGCCGCCGCCATTTTTATTCTTGTTCAAAAAATGTGTCTTTGGGTCGCTCGCAAGTGCCACAAAAATTAGGGATCGAGTCTTTTTGTCCAGTGGCCCGACCGGAAAAAGTGGACGGGATCGTCAAACCAGACACGCCAGAAAGAATTTTAGGCGCAAAGATGGGTCGTCCTTGTGGCGGCGGCCTCCTGGCGCTGTTCCATTATGTTTATCTTCTATTTGTTTTTTCAATAAAAAAAAGTCGGCAGGGTGGCAACGTGCATCGGTCGTTGTGGGTTTATGGAAAAAATGTCGCAAGTGTGGCGGTGCGAGCAAGTGGTCAAAAACAAAAGGCCGGCGAGGCTACGCGCACTCGCGATCAATTGCCAACGCCACGGCGACCGGCAGACGGCGCCCTGCCAGACCGACCGACTCGATCTCTAGGGCGCGTGCAATGACCTCCACTGTTGTGCGGTCATCGCGCTGGCACGCCTGGTCGAGCGCGTGTGCAGCAACAACCCCATAGAGGTGGCGGGGCAATATGTGCGCCAGCGTGTCAAATCCGTCGCTGACCGTGCACTGTGCGAGTCGCTTTGCGGCAGCATTTTCGAGAGTGCACGCAGACAGTCGAGCGCGAGCGCGCTGTCGCGTGGGCACGACCTTTGTGAGGAGCGTCGACGTATCGTGCGCATTGAGAAACACGGCGTGGATGTGTGGACCATCTAGTGGTATGTACCGCCCGACAGCGCCGTCGCGTAGTTGGTCGGGCAAGTCCCTGCCAAGCATCGGCCGCATTCCCAACGTTGATGCCAAACCGTCGGCAACGGCCCGCTGGGCCAGGTCCAGTAGTGCACGAGAGGCATCATACAGATCGATCGAATTGTTGCCGTGCGTCGTCTTTGCGGCCAAGGTAGCCGAAAGTCGATGCTCCAGGCGCACCAACCCTTGCCAGTTTTGATGAAAAGTGTACGCGTCCTGACGTACGGCGCGACCGGCAGGCGTGAAATCGCTGCTGGCCGCGACCCAGACTCTCTGCCCACTGCGCGCGGAACTCGCCGCGTGGTAGACCAGCATCGCATGCCGCCATCCGTCAGCGTTGGCGGGCAGGACCGCAAGTAGGCAGAGCGCGTCGTCATCCTCGGTGCCTGTCTGTGCAAGTTTGTCGCAAAGGTCGTCAAAACCAGCAAACAGGCTGGGCACGGCGTCGGGCCACGGCGTTGACGGCGCGAGCGTCTCATAGGACCCACAGATTGAAAGCAGCGATTCCATTGTTTCTTGTTCTTTTTTTGAATTGCTTTTTGACGATCGCTGCGTGTGCGGCACAAAAGGTTTGCGGGTGCCGCCTTTGCGCTGCACGGTGCCGATCAAAAACCCTCGGCACTTTATGCACCGAGGAAAAGATCATCCCTTTTTTCTTTTGGCACCCTTGGGACCACGCAAAGAGATTTCGGTGGCCCATAAGCGACCGCTGGCGTCCAGCACACTCCCAAAAAAATGTTTTGGCTAAAATAAAAAAGTGGCGACAGCGGCGTGCGCCCGCGATGACAACCACCGGCGTGTGCCGGCTTTTTTTCCTCAGATGCCCTTTTGTGTCTTTGGCAATGTAGGGACCCTGTGGTTGGACCAAAAAAAAAAGAAAGGCCGATGGCAACAAAAGACTGCCACGCCACCGGCCATGTCGCGAACCGACCTTTTTTTAGGCCCCAGGCCGAATGCCCTTTTTTTGCTGTCTGGCCAGGCTATGACGCTACACACGACGCTGGCGAAAAGTCAAGCCTCTTTGCCCTCCCCGCCTCCGTCCCCCCCCCCCAAAGAAAAAATCACAAGACAATAAAGCCGGTACTCGGAACTGTGTCAAAGTGGGTTACACAATTAAAAAAAAAGGCCAGGGTGGCGCCTTTTTGCGGCGGTTGGGCGACGCACAGGCGCCCCGCGCAATCCGCCTCGGGTCCGCTGAGCCAGAGAATGATGGGAACCGCGTATACTTTGACAATTTCCTTAAAAAACTAATTTTTTCCCATATCTGCCGATTACAAAAGACGAAAAAGGTGCTCACAGAGTGGCGGATACATCGTTGTCGTCCTCGTCGTCGCCGATGCCCTCGAATTCGTCCAGGCACGCTTCGAGGATGTCGAGCCGCGTCGCAACCTGGCCACATGTAGGCACCTCAGCGCCCGCGGTCGCCTCTACGTAGCCAATCTCGCGCGCGTAATCAGCCGCGCCGGGGATGATCTCGGTGGGCGCCGCCGTGCCGAGGGATGTGCGCACGCGGTCAGTAAAGTCGCGCACCACGCCCATGTGCTCGCGCAACAGGGCGTCAAATGTGGGTTGCTCGTCGGCCTTGGGTCCACGGCCGGGCGCAAACAGACAGCGCATGAGGGTGGGCGCCGCGGCCGGTGCCGCCCTGGCCTCGGCGTCGCCGTCGGTGCCATCGGCCGGGTCGCCGTCGACCGCTGTGGCGGCCACTGCCGCCGCCGCCACCGCCTTTTTGGTCTTTTTCTTTTTCTTCTTGCTGCAGTTGCGGTTGTCCTCAATGTCGACGGCCGTCACCGACGAGGCGCCGCGTCGCGGGCACCCGATGATGTTGTTGAGGTTGGCGTCGCCGCCGTCGATGAGGTAGCGCGCGGCCATGTGCACGACGACGTGGGCAAATGCGCCCACGAAATTCTCTGATCCGAGCCACTCCATGGTGTTGATGATCACGAGGCCGTGGCTGTCGCGGTTGACCACCTCGACGTCGTACTCGCTGCCGCCGCGCTTGACCGTGAACGGCAGCGTCGACCACGGCTGGTCGCCCTCGGGTCCGCGGTCGCCCACGAGGTCCATGCGCAGGTAGATGACGCGCGCGTGCGGATCAAACACGGGCTCGTGGCGGGCGACGATGGTGTCGCCCCATAGATCGCGCATGACCCGCTCGCGGTAGAGGGTGCGCACCACGCGCACCACGTCGGCGCGCTGGTCTACGGCATAGGGACCCTTGTAGGCGCCGTCGGCCAGCATGTAAACGCACTTTTTCGTCGTCAGCGTGGGCTTTTGCGCGAGCGGCGCCGCCTCGATCCGCGCGATGGCTGCGTCGTCGAGCACCCTGGGCGCGAGCCTCGCCACGAGGTCCGGGCACGGTGTGAGCGCATCGGCAGCACGTGATCGCGATCGCGATGGTGCGCGTGGCGCTGCGATCCCGCCGCCACCGACGGTTGTCATGGATGGCAGAGGCCTCGGTGCCGGCGCAGAGACGGCCAAAGTTGACGGCGATGGTACGCTGTTTGTTGTTGTTGTTGTGGGCACACAGGCACAGACGTAGTGGGTGCGGCCGTGGGGGTCGCCGGTGTCGTCCTGACCAATGACGTGCCGTTGTCGACACCAATCGGACGGGCAACAGTCGCATGCGTTGTGGTGCTTTGCGTCAGACGCACAGTGACGTCACCGACAATGTCCATGGCGTCGGTTGGGTCGACCTCTTCATAGATGACCTCGACGATACGCAAGATGCGACCCGGACAGAGCAGATTTGTGGTGTCTGATGCGCGCACGGGCTCGGTCGCTCCCGCCGGCACGACAGTGGTGAGGACGGCCTTGTGGGTCGTCGGCGTATCGGTCTTGTGTCTCTTGGCCGCGGGTGCCGCGTCCGCCTGTGCAACCTCGGCAGGCGCGGCGCCGCCCGTGTCATTGTTGGATGACGCCACGACGGTCGGCGTTGAGGGCTCACGGCGCCTTTTGGGCGACGCTGCCTTGGATCTCGATGGCACCGGGTGCGATGGCGCCGGCTGCTGCGCATCTGCAGCGCGCTTTTTCGACGACGACGACGATGAACGCTTGGGTGGCGTGGGCACGATATAGGCGACGTCGGGGAGGGCGTGCGCCCAAACGGGATGGCGCACGCGGGCCGCCTTGTCGCCCGAGTCTACCCATGCACGCACACGGGCCGCCGCGTCGGCAGCGTCGACCGCAGCATACACATTGTCAACCTTGGGCGTGCTGTCGGTGTCTGCGGGGATGGCGACGCCGGCCGCCAGGCACGCGTCGGACGGCACAGAACTCTGTGCCGCTCCGTGCGATTTGGCCATCTCATCAGGTGTCCAAAGGGCGCCGGCAAGAGGGTTGGCCACCACTGTCCCGGAGACGGCCGCGGTGAGCGTGGTCAGCGTCGAGCGCCCCGCGTGCCGTGCCGTCGTGCCGTCGAGGTGGCGCACCGGGTCGACGACCAAAACGCGCGCCGCGGCAAGACCCGCGGCGTCGAGGGTGCCGCGCGCGACGAGGTCCGACACCGATGGTGTGTCATAGGCCTCGATGGCCTCTGCGATGCCGGGCTGTGTGGCCAGCGTCTGCACTTGGATCTTGCGCTCGTCCCACGAAATAACGGCATGCCGTGCCGTCATCAGTACGGCGGCGGTGAGCGCCGGTCGTGCGTGGACGAGGCCACGCGCAAGCGCCTCCATGAGACTCAGGAGGGCCATGACGGCCCGTTCGCAGTTGGCGCCGCGCGCGACCGCCAGCAGCGGCCCAAAGGCCCATGCGACGGGGCGGCTGAAAAACTCGCGTGCGCCACGACCGGCCAGCGTCGGCCAGTAGGGATGGGTCGCGTCGGCGCCGGGTTCGGCGTTGATGGAGCGCATGGCCTCGTCCACAAAGGCGGGCCTGTGCGGCGCCGCGGCGCCCTTGAGCGGCCACTCGACGCGTCGGCCCTCGATGCCCTCGAGAGCCAACACGATGTGAGCCAGCGCGAGCACGCCCTCCTCGACCATGAGCGTGGTGCCTTCGGCGAGCGCCGCCGCGTCCTGTGGGTCGGCTCCCTCTCCCTCGGTCGGCGGTTGCGGTGTCTCTGCTGACGGGTGTGCCTCGTTTGTGTCGAGTTTGGCTTCGTCGTTTTGTGCCTGCTCAATGTCGGCGGGCGTGACGCCGTTGGCCCACACCTCGGACGCCACGCGTGCCAGCCCGGCAAATGTGGCCACGGCACGCTGGGCGTCGATCCGGCCGTGCGCCTCGATGGCGGCAGCGGCCGCGGCTTTGCGTGCCGACGGTGCCGGCTCGGCGATCGAGGCCGCCCACGCGACCGAGTCGGTGAGGAGCGTGTGGCCGCCCATCTCGTCAAAGGCTGTCTCTGTGGTCATGGAGGCCACGAGCGGCTCAAGGTCGACCTCGATCGACTTGATGCTGGCGTCGGCCACGAGGCGGCTCTTGGGCCATGAGGCCGTCGCCGCCACGACCGCGGCCAGATGCGCGCGTGCCTCTCTGTGCTTACCGGCGGCGACGTTGGTCTCCCACATGACCATGGAGGCGAGCACAGCCGAGAGGCCCATGGGCGACGCCAGTCCGACGTCCTCGACGCACGCCGTCGCCAGCGAGGCAAACACGTCCACGCCGTCGCCGCTGCGGTCGCGCTCGACGGCGACGCGCACGGCATCGACCTGGTGTCCGTGACGCACGCAGGTGCGCAGTGCGCACGCCATCTCGGCCGCGTCGTACCAGTTGGCCGTGAGGGCCGGTGGCGTCGGCTCGTCGGCCGGCGCTGGGCGCTTCTTCTTGGCCGCTGTGCTCATTTGTCTGGTGGTTGCACACGCGCAGACGGGCAACAGATGAAAAGGAGCGAAAAAAAAAATGAAGAAGAGGCAGGAAAGAAAAAGAACGGTCGTGTCTGTGCGGTCGGTCGGTTGATCGAAAAGGACGACGGCAGGCCTCTGCTCCCTTGCGCGCTCGCTCGCTCTTGGGTTTGGGGAGGCTCTTGATTGTCGGACCGAGTCTGGGGCCTGCCTGGCGGCGTTTGTTCTAGTTTGCTGTCGTCGTGCCCTCGTCTCTTGTGGGCGTCGCTCTTTTTTTCCTCCCTCCTTTGTGTGTGTGTGTGCCTGGTGCGCTCCCTCGCCCTTTTCGTTCTTTTCCGCTAGGCTCGCTTTTAGTCCCCTCTGGCGGCGTGCAGCCTGTTCCTTTTGTCTCTTGCCGGCTCTTTTTTTTTTCCCTTTTCGCCGTCGGGCGCGCAGACACCTGTGCGCGGTTCTTTGGCGCGCGCGGTGCGTGTGTGCGCGGCGGGACGGGAAAAATTTTGGACGGGCGCGAGAGTGGCTCCCGCGCCCCAACATTTTTTTTTTCTGGGCGGGGGACAAGGCCGCACGCGCGACCGCGTGTCTTGCAGGGACGCTGGGGCGCCGACGTTGGCCAGACGCCGTCGTCGGCACACACTGCGCCGCTCGCCCATTGCACAGATCGTAAAAAAGAAAAGAAAAAGAACCCAATAGAGACACACCAAAAAGGAGAACCCGCAAAAAACAACAATGGCTTTGGGCGCCTTTGGAGGCGGATCGAACCAAACCTGATGGCGCAAAAAAAAAGACCGCCAACGGGCCGGCTTGGTCGTGGTCCCGCATGTGGTCGCACAGAAGAAGCGCGGCAGGCGCACAGCATCCACCAACGCCCCAAAAAATTGGAGAGAACAAGAAAAAAAAAGAAGAGGGCAAGCGTCAGCAAGCCGGCAACGGCGCAGGGGAAATTTTTCTTTTTTCCAAAAAAAAGAACAAAAGGAACAAAAGGAAGACGCGTAGCAGGGCGAGCGCGAAAGGCCTGCCGGCGCCAAGAGGGAAAAGAAGGAGGGACAAACCAAGGTGCGGCGGTATGGCAGCGCACACGCAAGAGCCGACAGCGGCGCACGCCGACAATCGGGTCGTTGTACCCGAGCCGGGCGATGCTTGTGCGACGCTCATGCGTGCGGCTGTCGCGCGGGCCTTTCGCCGGTGCGTCATTGCGCGCGGGGACCCCGAACTCGACGGGGGCGAGCGCGATGATCCGTCGCGCCCGCCTGTCGACTGTGCCTCCAAGATGCCCCTTGTGGACGAGGCCGATAGACAACACCTGGACATTGGGGCACATCCGCCATCGGCACGCTGGGTGTGTTTCCCGTTTGCCGAGCGTGCCCATGTATCGCGTTGGGACCGCGACACACGGGCGCCGCCGCTGGCCGCCGCCTTTGTCGACGACCACCGGTGGCAGAGGATCGCGCGTCACAGGCTCGCCCGCGGGTCGGCGCTAGGGTGGCGCGCTGCTGCAGCAACCGGCGCTGCGATCGTCCCGCGACTGCCGCTGGAACCCGAAGCCGAGGTCACGCCCGCGACGCCCTTTACGCTGGCACCCGGCATCTGCCTCGTGGCGTGTTTGTGTGCCGCACGGTCGGCGAGCGTATTCCGCGCCCGCGTTGTCGTGTCCTTGGTAGGTGACATTGCAGAGCGGCGCACGACCGAGTTCGAGTGCGTCGTCAAAATGATCAACGTGCGGCTCTCGGGCGACTTTGCGCGTGGCTGGGCAGGGACGCGACGTGCGACGGGTCGTGGCGCTCATTTGGTGTGCGCACCTGCCTGGTCCGAACCCATTACGCTGTCGCGCACCTATCCGACACATTTTTACGGCGCGGCGCTCTTTTTCTGTGCGGCCGACGGCGACTGGTACGTGTGCCTCGCGATGCCGCTCTATCGCAGCACGCTGTGGGCGCTGGCCACTAGTCTGACGCCTGAACACGCGCCCGGCGAGCGCGGTGCCGCATGGGCCGACATGCTGCTGGCGGCGCTAGCCCAAGTCGTGCTGCACACGCTGGCGCGCGCGCGACGCGCCCACCTCGTGGCGCACAACGACCTCAAGATTGACAACGTGGCGTACCGTCGCACGACCCGGCGCCACGTCTATGTGCGGCTGGTGGATGTGCCGGGCGCGCCGCTCCTTGCCATCCCCACCCATGGCCGACTCTTTTACCTCATCGACTTTGGCTGGTCGTCGGTGACCGTGGGCGGGCGCGCGCACCGGGCCGTGCAGATCGAGTCGGCGGCGTGCGAAATCGCCGGCGGCATGGGGATGCGCGCCTGGAACACGGGCACTGACTCGGCGCAGGCGGCCTACTCGTTGGCGTCGGCCGTGCGCCGGCGGCTCGGGTGCGCGCCCCACGCTTGCGCCCACACGCACACGGGACGAACGTGGTGGCCGCTCTTTGACGCATTGGCTGCGCTCATGGCCGTCGGCGATGCCTCGCAAACAGGGCCTCCCGTCGTGCTACCCTTGGCAGGCAGACGATACGATACCGATGGCACTGGCAGTGGCACCAAGGACAGCGTCAACACGAAAATGAATGACGAGGATGACGATGCCCAAGTCCACCGCGCAAGCGGCAGTGGGTCCGCGTGGGACGACCTGTTTTACGCCGGGGTAAGCGCCTCGTGCCGCATGGGCCGCTTTGGCGCCTTTGTGGCCATGATCACCGCACGGTTTGCTGTCGACGAGCGCGTGCACCCACCGCCATCAGGGCGCCTCGTCACCACCTATGCCGTGGCGGACATCGTCGCGGGGCGCGGACCCGTCGTCGCCGCCCGACCTGACACCCTCATGTATTTCTTTTTTCGTTTCCCCCCCCCTCCCCTCTTTATTACCTTTTTTTTGGTGGGTATTGTGGTTGGACAATTTTGCTTCTCGCGCTCGCATTGTGGCGCCGCGCAACAAGCCCTCGCCAAGAGACAATGAAAAAGGAAAAAGAATCCACAAAGTATCGACTCAAAGACATAGAGCCTTTTTTTTTTCTTTCCGAGACTTTTTTTTTCGAAAACCCAAGCCGTCGAGGCTGCCCTTGTTGGTCTTTTTTGTGGCATCGACTCTGCGCGAACCACAGAGGCGCGACGCTCGCTCTCATAGCAACAACAACCACAACATGGGGACAAAACCGATAGACCCACACAAAGGATACACACACGGATCACCACCTTTTTGCCATTTTTTGTATTTTTTTTCAATTGATTATAATTGGGAGGGGCTCTCTACAAGGGCGTCCTTTTTATTCGCTCTGTGGGGGCAACCAAAATAGGCGGACCCGCCATCTTGTGGTTTCGACCGACAGGGTAGGGCCTGCCTTGTTGGCCTCTCGTGGGCGCGTCTCACGTCGCCACAGAAGAGCGCGCGGCAATGGCGCCTTTGGCCAGCGAATAAAGGTTTGACACCGAGAGGGCCATGGGGTGGTCCTCGGGCACGCCCACGCTCGCAGCCTCGGACCGAAAAGTGCCATAGAGGTCGTCGGCCTGCTTTTCGGCGTGGCGCCAGCCGGGTCCGAGCGGGACGGTTGGTCCCGGCCGCGGCCCGGTTGGGGTGCGCGGCGGCCCATAGGCCTTGCGCAGCGACTGGCGCAACGGGTCGGGCATGGCCTTGATGCCCTCGCGCACCATTTCATCGATGCGCGCCTGCTCCTCGGGGTCGATCGGCGGCTCGCCGTCTATGATGCCGTCGTCCAGGGGCTCTTCAACACCCGATGCGTCCTCCATGTCGCTGCCAGCGTTGGCCGCGGCACCGTCGACTTGGTCGTCGTCGTTGTCGTCGTCGTCGGGAGGCGGCACCTCCTTTTTCGGCGGCGCCTTTTTGGCGCGTGGCGCCGGCGGGTCAGAGCACTCTTCGACAAAGGCCGCCCAGTGGGTCTCGACGAGGCCCATGATGGGCTTGTAGGCGCGCGCGCTGGCGCCGTCCTTTTTCGCCAGATAGACAAACATGGGCTCCATCCAGGCGGGTATCTTTTTCGGGATGCGCATTTTTTCGGGTTTTTCTTTTTTTTTAGTTTTTTCTTTTAATTTATTGCTCTATCTCTCTTTGTTCTTGCGCGCTCGCGTCGTCCGCCCTGACCTCGATCCGCTGTTGACCGTGTTTTGCCCTAGTGTGCGACGCCTTTTTCGGCGCCTCTGTGTGGCCGGCCTCACTGGGGAGAGGACAGATGCACGGACCGCCGGCGGCTTGGGACGTCCCTTTTGTATTTTCCTCTATCGACAAGTAAAAACAAATTTTATCGAAATACATTTTTGAAAAAAAAACAAGACGGCGTCGGGGTTGTCTCGGTTTGGTCCCTTTGTGTTGATTAGTGATTTTTTTTATTGTGGGGCTTGGTGTCACTGACGCGCAAACACAATTATTCAAAAGACGCCAAGGCCGCAGACGTCGGCTCGTCGACGGCATCGCCTTCAGTCTTTTGTTTCTTGGCGGGTGCCGCATCGGCGTCATCACCGCCATTGCCGGCGCCGTCGTCCTGGGTGGGCGGCGCATCGGCCAACGCATCAGGCTCCTTGCGCTTTTCTCCCTGACCCGAGGACTCGCCGCCGCTGCCATTAGCCTCACCCGCCTCGGCAGCAAGACTTGCCTCGCTCTCGGACGCCTCGTTGGACAGCGGCGCATGTGTCTCGGTCGATGGGGTGGACGGCGACGTCTCGGGTGCCTTGTCCGACTCGATCGTCGCGCCAGTCTTTTCCTGGTCGGGTTCAAGCGTGCCGGCAGTCGCCGGCGAGGGCGCAACACTGGCAGTATCGTTGGGCTTGGCCTGATCGCACGCCTCGGCCGGCACTGCGCTGCTGTCGACGATGGGTTCAGCGGAGAAAGACATGCTCTTGTTGTGTTCCGCGTAGGTATAAAAGTATACAACAATTGTGCCTGGGTCTTGTTGTTGTTGTGATCACAGAGTGGCAGTGTCGAAAAAAAACCCAAAGAGAGGGCAGGTTAGTGCTCTGTCTGCGATGCCATTGCAACGTGGAGAGAGACGTGGAAAAAAAAAGAGCCAGTACGCATGTACCGGGTGCTTGGTGGGCAATCGGTGGGCAGTGTCGGTGGTCGACCTGCCTCTGGACCTGCCCTATTTATGCGGTCGCCGGTGCGCGACCGATACCGCGTTGCGATTGGCCCATCTTTTTTCCTCACGTCCCCCAGTGCAGGCAGGACGTGCGAGAGGGTCCGTTTTTTTGCTCGTGCGGCAGCCTTGGCGTTGGCCAGCGGCACGCGGACAGCGCCGCCCCGACTCCTCCAGAAAAAAATACGACGACGACACCAAAATCCCGCCGCGCCTTGTGGTTGGCTCCCCTCTTTTGTCTCGATGCCGGTTTCTTTTTCTTTTTCTTTTTTAAAGAATTTTTTTGATCTGTGTGGCTTCCATTTGGTGCCCCCTCTCCGTAAACTTTTTTTTTTTCCTCCCGGTTGTTTATTGTCGTCGCGCGTGCATGCCTATATTGTTGCAAGACAATCTTTTCTTTTTTTTTCCTGTGTGCATCTCAGATGACACCGCGGTATTCGCGCTCGCGCTCCCTATAGTCGGCGCTCACGGGCACGGGTTCCAGAGGCTCGGCCTGCGAAAGGAAAAAGGAAGCGACCGCGCGCTGTCCGGCCTGGGTGGCTGTGTTGGCGAGCACCGTGGCTTCGTTGCGTGAAATGGGAGTGTCACGCAAAACGGATTCGATGACGTAGCGCGCGATGGGCAAGGAACCCGAGCGAGCGGCTACCGTGAGCACGTCCAAGTAGCGGGTTCGATCGTCCAGTGGCACGGCGTCGAGGATGTCAATGACGCCCCTAACATCCGGCGCCGGTCCAGACAGGAGCACCAGAATTAATCGAATGACGGCGTCGTCGCTCGGATTGAATCCCGCGTGTCGTAGCGCGGCAACGCCGGTGAGCGCGCCGCGCCGCACGAGCCCGACGAGGATGGCCGCGTCCACGATTGCGACACATCAGACACGCCGAGGGAGCGCGCGGCCAGCGATGCCAGTGCGATGGGCAGCGGGTCATCACTGCTCACAAAATCGCGCGCGAGGGCGTCGCCAAAGTAATCTGGCGCGAGCGCCGCCCTCATGTCTGCCACAAAACCAGGCGAGGCAATAAAGCGTACGAGGGCGCCTCGACGTGCGCCACGCACGGCCTCGTCAATGCGCGCCACAACAGATGCATCGATGGATGGCGCAGCCGCTTGCGGTATCTGCGGTGGCAGAGTCTGTGCGACAGGAGGTACGGCACGGCGAGTCGCGGGCACGGACGCGCGCACGAGTCCTGGCCTGCGCTCTGGCACTCTGGCTGTGGACACCAGAGGTGCAATGGGCGGCTGAGATGTCTGACGAGCACGCGCCGTTTCCGCGAGTCCTTGCTGTAGTCGTGCCAGTGCAACCGCCTGTACCCGTGCTGTTGTCGCCGGTGGTGCCAACCTTGACGTTGGCGCCAAAGGCTCACGCACTGCAGGCCGTGGCGCCAAAGGCACCTGAATTTCCTCCTCTTCCTCTTCTTCCTCGATGACTGCTTCTTGGCTGCCATCATCGCCAACGGCGGTCGATCGACGCACGAGATCTTCGTATGCGTTGCGATCAAAAATGCACGACCCGGTGGGCGTCGATAACACATAGGTGCGCTGCGCAGGCGCACGCTCCCAGTTGGCGGCCACGCCCTTGGTGGCGCGCAGCAACTGGGCGGCATCATAGGCTATGGTCGAATTGCCCGAGCGCAAGACCACGCGCCGCGCCGGCGGCACCTCGCGCTCAAACTCGTCGCGGTCAATGCTGGGGTCGTAAAAGTCATACACCTCGGCGTAGGCACTGCCCGGCGGGAGGATCGCGCACGACGGAGTCGGATCACGCACATAGACCGATTGCGAGGGCTCGGCCAGAGGCGCCACGGAAGGGGTAACTGGCGCGCCAGCAGGCGCACGAGCACTTGTAGATGTGCGCGCGCCGACCATGTCTTCGTCTGGCATCAACAGCCGGCGCGCGCGTTGGAGGATGCGTCGATGGCTGTCGTCGTCAATGAGAAGCCACGGACCGGGGGGTGACTTGAGCCAGTAGGGCTGGCCTTCATTGTCCTGGAAATCGCTGCGCGCCATCTGGTTGATCAGGTTGGCGGCGTCGTACGCCGTCGCATCGCCAGAGGTCGTGTCAACGAGGACCGCGCGGCGCTCAACAGGCACGGATGCGTCAAACAGCCCTTGGCTTATGCTGTAAGTGGGACCCAGATAATAGCCGGCGATCGCACCGCTGTATCCGTCGGCAAAATAGGCTACGGGCGCTGCGGCGCTTTCGTCGCCACCGCCCGTCGGCAGTTCGTCTCTTTGCATGTCTTGCTTTTCTTCTTTTCCTTGGAGAATGGAGGCCACGGGCGTGAGGACAGGGCGAGCGGGCGGTTGCCCTTGGGCACCGCCACAAGCGAGCGGCCGCTGGACCAACCTTGCCGAGACAGCATAGTGTCTGTGAAACTGTGGTAGCGGTGCTCTCTTGTGGTTTTTGGTGCGCTCCCAGAGCAGCGACGCCCGCCCGCAGCCCTCGGCGCCCGTCACGCATGAAAGGAAAAACCCAAAAAAAAAAGAAAAAGAAACCAAGAGGTCTGGTTGTTTTTGTGGTTTTTTCTAATTGCGCCTCCAAAGCCGACGGCAGTGCCGGCGACAACGGCGCGCACGTCCACCGCTCAAAAAAAATATACAAGGGGGAGCAGACGGCATCCGCGGCGACAACAACGGCGACGGCGGCAACAATAGCACTTGTGATGCTGGGAAAAAGAGAAAGATCCAGGCCCGCCGCCAGGCTCGTCCGGGCAGGCCGACAGAATGTGCATGAGGACCGGTCGACGGCATGGCGTTCAAGGGAGGCCATCGCACGTGTGCTGGTATCGCCTGTTGTCGTCGTCGTCGTTGTTGTGGCTTTGGCGCCAGCGCGATGGCGCAGTTTTCGTATTCTTTTGTCGTCCTCGCGCACAACAGGAGGCAACGCTTGGAAAAAGAGATAGACCAACAACAAAAAAGGCGCCCAAATGACGACCGAGCACGAAAAAGACTTTGGTTTTTTCTCGAACCCATTTTTCCCTTTTCTTTTTTTTTTGGGATTGTCCCGCCGCCAAGAAAAAAAAACGTGCCCATGGCGGCGCTGCCCCTCGGCGCGAATCTGCGAATGAAGGCACACACACATACACCCACACAAAAGAAGAGACAACACAACGGGCTATGCCGTGCCCTGCCTTTTTTTTTTCTCGCTCTCTGTTTTTGGGCACCTCGGTCACTCTGTTTTGCTGGCCGGCCCTACGCGACGAGCGACAATCAAAGAGTGGGAGAAAAAAAATTTGTGGAGACATTGCAACAAACAAAAAAGGACGGGCAGACACGGCGGCGGGCGTGCTTTGGGTTTTTGGGGGATTCATTCAAAACTACTTTTTATTCCTCTTTTTGTCCCCAATGCGCGCCGCGCCCGCAAAAGAGCGCGCAGGCGTCGGGAGAAGGAAAAGAAAAAAAAGGAGACACAATGGGAGATCAACAGGGGCAGCCAACGGTGGGCCGCTTCTTTTAGCACGATAGGCGATCTTGAACTCCTTGGAGATCATAAAGGCGCCCGTGGGCAGGCGCGCCGTCACGGGCTGTGTCATAGACAAAGGACACGCCGCGGCTGGGCCGCCACCGGATGGGTGTAGGCCGCGGACTCAGGCGCACGAGGTGCCTGCTGTTGGCTGGGCGAGATCTTGTCGTCTCCATGGCAGAGCGTCGAGCATGGTGAACAGGCAGGCCGAACCGGAGGCACCTCGACCTCGACGTCGTGCGACTCGCCCGGCACGTGATAGAGGATGTGGTCGTGCTTGGGCGGGTGGCCCGGCCGCGGCTCGTTGTGCACCGCCACGCCGTTGAGGTACCACGTGAGGCCTTATGCTTGTCGTAGGCGATGCCCACCTTGGCAAAGTCCGAGTGGCCGGGCCACGTTGCGCTGGCCCATGAAGAAGGCGCCCAAAGACAGGCCCGGCTGCCGTTTCCGGCACGCCGTCCTCCTGGTCAAAGGGCAGCATCTCGTAATAGCCCAGATGGCCTCGTTGGAAGGCCACCTTGGCGTTGAGGCGCTGTGCGAATCGGTGAGCGGGAGCGCGGCGTGGCCCATCGGAGGTCGGCGTGCGGGTTGTTGACCGCCGAGCCAAAAGGTGTCGAGCTGTGCCGTCGGCCGTCTGGAGCTGCCCACTGGGCGCGGCGGCGTCCTCCACGCGATGATCTTGGCGGCGATGCAGCTCGACATAGATCTGGCCACAGGGCGGGACCTCATAGTCTGAATTGCGGATGATCCCAAGCAGGGCCAGGAAGCCCGTCGGTGCGGCTCAGCCCGACGGAGTCGACGTCCGGCGGCGGGTAGGTGAGCGTGAAGCGCTTGGCCACGGAGCTGATGCCCTTCTGTTGGTGAAGACGTTCGCCGTCGTTGGCGTGAAAGTCCTTGCCGTTGGAAAGTCGTTCCAATCGTTCTCCACGTCGGGCCGAGGTGACTCGTCAAAGGTGGTCAGGTAGGCCAGGTCGTACTCTTGGTGGTCGGCCGGGTAGCAGTTTTCGCGCTTGGGCGCCGGGCGTAGCACTGCGTGTGGCGCTTCTTGGCGCAGCAGACGCTGCGCTGGCACGGCTGCAGGCCGGCGTGCGATGCACGCCGCCGACGTGGTGCCCGTGGCGGCACCACCGCGCTTGTTGCACCTTCTTGACGATCATCCACTCCTCCTGGTGGAGCGCGCCGCCGGCGGCCGCGCGGGCTTGGGCGGGCGCGGGCACTCGACATAGGGCAGCAGTTGGCGCACCTCGCCCGTGCACGGGTTGCGCAACTGGTTGGGCGCCGGGCCGGGCACAAAGGCGCCCGGACGCGCAGCCGCCGAGCCCCACTTTTGCGCGCAGCCGTTGGACGGACCCACCCAGCCGTCGTAAGCCATTGTGGCGTTGCCGTTGCCGGCGGGGATGGGCCACGGGGGCTGCACCGGTTGCGGTCGGCCCTGTGCGGCGTGCTGCGCCGCGGTGGCGCTGCGACGGGCGGCCGCAGCGCCGCAGCAGCGTTGGCAAGCGGCGGCGTTGCGGCATCTTGGTGCGGGACGGCGCCGTTTGTCGCGTGGAGCGGTTCGGCGCGTAGGGACGGTAGATTGGGGCGCGACATGTCGTTCTTTCCTCTGGGTGGATGTGGATCGCGGGCGGCGGTGATGCGACGAGGACCCTCCGGGGAGGAAGTGTAAGCGGGGGCGGCTGCTGACGCGCGGGCGCCGGTTGTTGCTGCTGCTGTTGCCGCCACAGATGTGCAAGGCGCGGGTTGTGCCTCTTTTTTTTACCACCCTGTTGGAGTTCTCTCTTTTGTTTTGTAAGTCCTGTGGGAGGAGGGATCTGCTGTGACGCAAACGACAGACGCCGGCGATCTCTATCTCTCTCTCTCTCTCTCTTCTCTCTCTCTTTGGCCTTCTTTTTTGTTTTCTCTTCCTCTTGCTAGGAGACGCCCGTGGTGCGCACGCAAGTGGGCGTGTGTGCTCGGAAAGCAGCGGCAGCGGCTCTCTGTTATCGGTGGCGCCCGCGGATTCTTGGGCTCGCGCGCGCACATCCGGCCACTGCCGCGATGACGACGCCGCGTGACTGACGGGGCGTCACGCGCACACCCACGCACCACCTGCACACACACACACACGAGTAGGCGTCGGCAACGGCGCGCTCAATCTCTTTGTCACAAGGAAAAAAGGTGGGCCACGCCAGCAACGAACAAACAGACGCCTGTGCGTGCCTTCAAAAAAAAAAAAGACAAAAAAAGAGAGGGTGCGCGCCCGTCAATGCCGACCAAGCCTAATATAAAAAAAGAAAAATATGGAAAAAAGGGAAAAGCGCGCGGCTCATTTGGCCAGTATTGATGAAAAGGCCAGGACGACAAGCCTGCAACCTGCACGCCCTCCTTTGTCGTGCCATTGAGACTTTGCAAAAACCTCGAAAAGGCGACAGCGAACCCAGGCCCAAAGACGCTCTGACCAACCTATTTTGTTTTGCAGTGCGCGAAAGGGCCGTGCGCGCTTTGTCCTGCCCGTGGCGCGGTTTCGGCGACTGATCTGGCGACACAAGACACAGGCGACGGCGGCGCGAGTTGGCGATGCCTCAACCAGGAAAAAAAAAAGGAAAAAAAAAGGAGCGCAATGGCACCGAAGGGCAAAAAGGATGGCAAGCCTACGCCTGGGCATTTCTTTTTTCATCTTGCCTGTGCCAATTTTGTGACTTTGGGGCACTATTTTTTGGCGACAATAGAGGGGCGCTTTGCTATTGTTAGTCGCCCGGGGCAACCTTGTGGGTGCAGGGTGCACAAACATTGTGGCGCCGATGAGCACCGCCACACAACTTTTTTGCCTCGATCCCCACTTGCATCGACCCAAATCCTATTGCTGCTGCATTTTCAAAACACAGAGGCCAGGACGCCTAAAAAAAGAAAAGAACAAGGACAAGGCCAAAAGGGGGAAAATCGAAAAATGTCGACAGACAGCAAAGAGGGCGGCGACGTGACGCGACGCGCGGCGTTGCAGGAGCGCGCCGCGATCGTCCGCCGAAATCGAGCAAACCAGCCCCGAGGCGATCAAGACGGCCACCGATGTGACCATCCGTTCGCGCATACGCGCCGGCGACGCCAGTCGGCTGTCAACCCCACGACGGCGGCCTCTACGACTGGCCGGTGAGCCTCATCGACGCCGCGTTCATCAAGCGCGCTGACGGACGGCGCTCCCGACGACATCATCATCGTCTCGACGCCGCGCCCTCATCCCTGTCGCCGTGCTCGTCGTGCCCACCGCTGGCCGTTTTGGGCGACACGGATGAGCGCCGCGCACGCTGGATGGCCATGGTGACGGCGCAGCGCATGGCGCGCGAGTCATCCCACAACGCTCGCTCGACCGATGCAGCCGATGCAACCACTCGATCATCGACCGCCGGCTTCAGGCCTATGGCCCGCCGGACCGCTACGTGTCGGGCGACGCTGACTGGCAAAAGACGGCGCGCGCCTGTGACGCCGCCCGGCGCATGCTCGACCACATGGACGCTCATCCGTCGATGGAGGACGGTCTCTATGAAAAGATGGCCCGCGACGCCAGCGACGCTCATGCTCGTTGCCAAGGAGACCGACGGCTTTTGCTCGCCCGTGTGCTCGCCCGGCGTGTGACTCTTCTCTCTCTCTCTCTCTCTTCTCTCTCTCTCTCTCTCTCTTTCTTTCTTTCTTTCTTTCCCTTCCTTGCAGAGAGAGAGAGAAGAGTCACACGCCGGGCGAGCACACGGGCGAGCAAAAGCCGTCGGTCTCCTTGGCAACGAGCATGAGCAGTCGCTGGGCGTCGCGGGCCATCTTTTCATAGAGACCGTCCTCCATCGACGGATGAGCGTCCATGTGGTCGAGCATGCGCCGGGCGGCGTCACAGGCGCGCGCCGTCTTTTGCCAGTCAGCGTCGCCCGACACGTAGCGGTCCGGCGGGCCATAGGCCTGAAGCCGGCGGTCGATGATCGAGTGGTTGCATCGGCTGCATCGGTCGAGCGAGCGTTGTGGGATGACCTCGCGCGCCATGCGCTGCGCCGTCACCATGGCCATCCAGCGTGCGCGGCGCTCATCCGTGTCGGCCCAAAACGGCCAGCGGGTGGGCACGACGAGCACGGCCGACAGGGATGAGGGGCGCGGCGTCGAGACGATGATGATGTCGTCGGGAGCGCCGTCCGTCACGCGCTTGATGAACGCGGCGTCGATGAGGCTCACCGGCCAGTCGTAGAGGCCGCCGTCGTGGGGGTTGACAGCCGACTGGCGTCGCCCGGCGCGTATGCGCGAACGGATGGTCACATCGGTGGCCGTCTTGATCGCCTCGGGGCTGGTTTGCTCGATTTCGGCGACGATCGCGGCGCGCTCCTGCAACCGCCGCCGCGTCGCGTCACGTCGCCCGCCCTCTTTGCTGTCTGTCGACATTTTTCGATTTTCCCCCTTTTGGCACTTGTCCTTGTTTCTTTTCTTTCTTTTAGGCGTCCTGGCCTCTGTGTTTTGAAAATGCAGCAGCAATAGGATTTGGGTCGATGCAAGTGGGGATCGAGGCAAAAAAGTTGTGTGGCGGTGCTCATCGGCGCCACAATGTTTGTGCACCCTGCACCCACAAGGTTGCCGCCGGGCGACTAACCAATAGCAAAGCGCCCCTCTATTGTCGCCAAAAAATAGTGCCCCAAAGTCCACAAAAATTGGCACAGGCAAGATGAAAAAAAGAAATGCCGCAGGCGTAGGCTTGCCCATCCTTTTTGCCCTTCGGTGCCATTGCGCTCCTTTTTTTCCTTTTTTTTCCTGGTTGAGGCATCGCCAACTCGCGCCGCCGTCGCCGTGTGTCTTGTGTCGCCAGATCAGTCGCCGAAACCGCGCCACGGGCAGGACAAAGCGCGCACGGCCCTTTCGCGCACTGCAAAACAAAATAGGTTGGTCAGAGCGTCTTTGGGCCTGGGTTCGCTGTCGCCTTTTCGAGGTTTTTGCAAAGTCTCAATGGCACGACAAAGGGAGGGCGTGCAAGGTTGCAGGCTTGTCGTCCTGGCCTTTTCATCAATACTGGCCAAATGAGGCCGCGCGCTTTTCCCCTTTTTTCCATATTTTTTCTTTTTTTTTATATTAGGCTTGGTCGGCATTGACGGGCGCGCACCTCTCTTTTTTTGTCTTTTTTTTTTGAAGGCACGCACAGGCGTCTGTTTGTTCGTTGCTGGCGTGGCCCACCTTTTTTCCTTGTGACAAAGAGATTGAGCGCGCCGTTGCCCGACGCCTACTCGTGTGTGTGTGTGTGCAGGTGGTGCGTGGGTGTGCGCGTGACGCCCCCGTCAGTCACGCGGCGTCGTCATCGCGGCAGTGGCCGGATGTGCGCGCGAGCCCAAGAATCCGCGGGCGCCACCGATAACAGAGAGCCGCTGCCGCTGCCTTTCCGAGCACACACGCCCACTTGCGTGCGCACCACGGGCGTCTCTAGCAAGAGGAAGAGAAAACAAAAGAAAGGGCCAAAAGAGAGAGAGAGAGAGAGAGAGAGAGGAGATAAGGATCGCCGGCGTCGTCGTTTGCGGTCACAGCAGATCCCTCCCTCCGCACCCCAGGACTTACAAAACAAAAAGAGAGAACTCCAACAGGGTGGTAAAAAAAAAGAGGCACAACCGCGCCTTGCACATCTGTGGCGGCAACAGCAGCAGCAACAACCGGCGCCCGCGCGTCAGCAGCCCCGCCCCCCGCTTCACTTCCTCCCCCGGAGGGTCCTCGTCGCATCACCGCCGCCCGCGATCCACATCCACCCAGAGGAAAGACGACATGTCGCGCCCCAACTACCGTCCCTACGCGCCGACCGCTCCCGCGACAAACGGCGCCGTCCCGCACCAAGATGCCGCCAACGCCGCCGCTGCCAACGCTGCTGCGGCCGCTGCGGCCGCCGTCGCAGCGGCCACCGCGGCGCAGCACGCCGCACAGGGCCGACCGCAACCGGTGCAGCCCCACGGTGGGCCCATCCCCGCCGGCAACGGCAACGGCCACAATGGCTACGACGGCTGGGTGGGTCCGTCCAACGGCTGCGCGCAAAAGTGGGGCTCGGGCGGCTGCGCGTCGGGCGCCTTTGTGCCCGGCCCGGCGCCCAACCAGTTGCGCAACCCGTGCACGGGCGAGGTGCGCCAACTGCTGCCCTATGTCGAGACCCCGCGCCCGCCCAAGCCCGGCGCGGCCGCCGGCGGCGCGCTCCACCAGGAGGAGTGGATGATCGTCAAGAAGGTGACCAACAAGCGCGGTGGTGCCGCCACGGGCACCACGTCGGCGGCGTGCACGCACGCCGGCCTGCAGCCGTGCCAGCGCAAGCGCTGCTGCGCCAAGAAGCGCCACACGCAGTGCTACCGCCCGGCGCCCAAGCGCGAAAACTGCTACCCGGCCGACCACCAAGAGTACGACCTGGCCTACCTGACCACCTTTGACGAGGTCGACCTCGGGCCCGACGTGGAGAACGATTGGAACGACTTTTCCAACGGCAAGGACTTTCACGCCAACGACGGCGACGTCTTCACCAACAAGAAGGGCATCAGCCTCGTGGCCAAGCGCTTCACGCTCACCTACCCGCCGCCGGACGTCGACTCGTCGGGCGAGCCGCACCCGACGGGCTTCCTGGACCACCTCAAGCGCTGGATCATCCGCAATTCAGACTATGAGGTCCCGCCCTGTGGCCAGATCTATGTCGAGGCCTGCATCGCCGCCAAGATCATCGGCGTGGAGGACGCCGCCGCGCCCGTGGGCAGCCTCCAGACGGCCGACGGCACCACGCTCGACACCTTTGGCTCGGCGGTCAACAACCCGCACGCCGACCTCCGACTGGGCCACGCCGCGCTCACGCTCACCGATTTCAGCAGCGGCCTCAACGCCAAGGTGGCCTTTACCAACGAGGCCATCTGGGCCATCTACGAGATGCTGCCCTTTGACCAGGAGGACGGCGTGGCCGAGAACGGCAGCCGGGCGTCCTTTGCCGGCGCCTTCTTCATGGGCCAGCGCAACGTGGCCCGGCCCAACTCGGACTTTGCCAAGGTGGGCATCGCCTACGACAAGCAAAAGGGCCTCACGTGGTACCTCAACGGCGTGGCGGTGCACAACGAGCCGCGGCCGGGCCACCCGCCCAAGCACGACCACATCCTCTATCACGTGCCGGGCGAGTCGCACGACGTCGAGGTCGAGTGCCTCCGGTTCGGCCTGGGCCTGTTCACCATGCTCGACGCTCTGCCCATGGAGACCGACAAGATCTCGCCCAGCCAACAGCAGGCCCTCGTGCGCCTGAGTCCGGCGGCCTACACCCATCCGGTGCGGCCCAGCCGCGGCGTGTCCTTTGTCTATGACAACAGCCCGTGGACGGCGCGCCTGCCCACGGGCGCCTTTATGATCTCCAAGGAGTTCAAGATCGCCTATCGCTGCTAAAGAAGCGGCCCACCGTTGGCTGCCCCTGTTGATCTCCCCATTGTGTCTCCTTTTTTTTCTTTTCCTTCTCCCGACGCCTGGCGCTCTTTTGCGGGCGGCGGCGCGCATTGGGGACAAAAAAAGAGGATAAAAAGTAGTTTTGAATGAATCCCCCAAAAACCCAAAGCACGCCCGCGCCGTGTCTGCCCGTCCTTTTTTTGTTTGTTGCAATGTCGTCCACAAATTTTTTTTCTCCCACTCTTTGATTGTCGCTCGTCGCGTAGGCGCCGGCCAGCAAAAACAGAGTGACCGAGGTGCCCCAAAAACCAGAGAGCGAGAAAAAAAAAAGAGCCAGGGCACGGCATAGCCCGTTGTGTTGTCTCTTCTTTTGTGTGGTGTATGTGTGTGTGCCTCATTCGCAGATTCGCGCCGAGGCAGCGCCGCCATGGGCACGCTTTTTTTTCTTGGCGGGGGACAATCCCAAAAAAAAAAGAAAAGGGAAAAATGGGTTCGAGAAAAAACCCAAGTCTTTTTCGTGCTCGGTCGTCCATTTGGGCGCCCTTTTTTGTTGTTGGTCTATCTCTTTTTCCAAGCGTTGGCCTCCTGTTGGTGCGCGAGGACGACAAAAGAAATACGAAAACTGCCGCCATCGCGCTGGCGCCAAAGCCACAACAACGACGACGACGACAACAGGCGATACCAGCCACACGTGCGATGGCCTCCTTGAACGCCATGCCGTGCGAGGTCCTCATGCACATTCTGTCGGGCCTGCCCGGACCGAGCCTGGCGGCGGCTGGCGCCACCTGCCGTCTGATTTATGGCGTGGCCAGTTGTGAGGACCTATGGAGGTCGGCCTACCGACGCGATTTCGGTTGCGACTTGCCGCCCGCCACGCATGTTGACTTTGCCGCGCATGGCAAGGACGTGCGCTGGCTGTATGCGCTGGCGGCCGTGCCCGCGGGGCGTGTCTGGCGCGATCCAACCACGCGCCACCTGTGTACCAGGCTCGTGTCGGCCGACGGCAAAATCGTGACGAGCGGCGAATGCTGCCTCGTGACCGATCCGGCGACGGGCGACGCCCGACTGCGTCTCGACGGGTACGGCGCACACGCGTCGGCCGACGGGATCATCTGTGAAGGCACTTGGCGCGAGGGCGTCTTTACCGGACCCGGCCGCGTCTACCGACCGCCGGGCACCAACGGCTTTGAATATGTCGACATTACGCGCTGCCAAAACTTTGATGATCGCCTGCGCGCCCAAGGTCACGGATCCGAGTATCTTGACGACCACTTTTACGAGGGTTCGTTCGTCGACGATAATCGCGATGGATTTGGCGTCTACAAATGGCCCGGCGACTCAATGTCATGGGCTGAATGGTCTGGTGGGCGGAGGAATGGTCGCGTGCTCCACGTCGGCGCCGGTGCGGATTGCCACACGTTTTCAGGCCAGATCAAACAGAGTTGCACGGACAAGTGCGACTTTGTGACAAAGCGTGGCGTGAAAAGGACTCGCTCCGGTGGCCTGGAAGAGGCTTTATGGCACGGCGATACGCACGTGTGGAAAATCGTGCGTCCCTCGCCGGAGCGGCACGGCGGTAAGGCCATGTCGATGCGCGACGCATCGACCGCCCTATCGACAGACGGGTCGATCATGCGCTCACGGAGTACCGCCTACCGCATCGACACACCGTCGGGCGACGTCGTCATTGGCGGCGACTGCGGTCTGTTCTTTATCGGCGTGTCGGACGCATGTGACGATCGGCGGCTTGCCGGGCGTCGCTTCTTTCCCACCCTCGACGACCCGCAGGCGTGGCATACAATCGCGGCAGCGCCCGCCGACACTGATCGAGGACCGTATCTGGTGCCGTCTGACCCCACGTCGCCCATGGGCCGATCGTTTGCACTCTACCTAGAACAATCTGATTGCGCACTGGACCACAGTGATGCCATACGGGCGGCGATTCAAAGCCAAACGGCCTCGGTCGATGGATGCATGGAAACAGTTGCCGCCGGCGACGCGACTCTAGGCGAATGCGTCCGAGTGCCCTTTGGTCGTCTGGCTCTGGCCGCCGGCGGTTTGGATGGCACGCCGATGATCCGTTGCTTTTTGACCGGGACCATGGTGGCGGCCACCGACTGTCGCGTATTATCAAGCGGCCGCGCCTACGAGGCCAAGGCGCTCGACGCCTGGCGCACCCACGCAGGGTGGCGGTCGACCGATCCCGAGACAGGCGATGACCTCGCGCTGCCCGATATGGTGCTCCCATGTCGCGCTTGGATGGTCCGCGACTGCGAACCAGCAGATCTCGCGTGGGCCGTCACACAGGCCCACCACGATTCCAAATATGATCCGAGCACCATGCAGGATTTGATAAGGTTCAACGCGACTGTGCTCACGCGCCGCACGGTCGCAACACACCAGACGACATGCGACGGGTTGCGCCCCCTATTTGCCGCACCGGTAGATGTGGCGCGCGACGAAAACGGTCCTCTGGTCCGAGGCTTTGACGGTGTCGCCATGACGTGCATCGAACTGCGTCACCCCGACTGGGACCCGCGTGGCCCGTGGCGTCTGGGCACACCCGACTGTGTGCTTCCAGAGGACATTACCGTTGGCGACCACGAGCGACCCGACGCGGCGCCTTTGGATCATCTCGAATCGCACGGCATCGCACGGGTGGCTCTCGAGTCGCCTTCGTTTTTAGGCGCTCATCTAGAGGGCGTCTTTTTCTTTGGCCACACCCTGCGCGGAGCATCCTTTGCCGGCGCCCGTCTTGTTGGATGCGCCTTTATCGGCTGTCGCTTTGAGCGGTGCGTCTTTGCCGGCGCCTTGCTCGTGCGTTGCCACTTTGACGAATGTACTCGTGGCGATGGCACGGCGGTCGACACGGACGCGGCCTTGGCTGTGATTCAAAAAGTCGGCATACTTTAGGACTTTTACTCTTTTTTTACTGTTTTTTTTGCGGATCAACTCGCTCTCTTTTTTTTATTTGACAAATATAAAAAATTTACAAAATCACGAGCGCGATTGTGCACGACAACTTGCCGGGCCGACGCAGTAGAGACCAAACCGGCCTGACGTGCAAAAGAGCAGCGCCCGCAACCCAGACCCATTGGATTCGGCAGCGAGACAATGCGGCCGCTCTAGACCGAGTTCCTTCCGCCTCTGCGTGCTCGCGATATCTTTTCAGGCAATGCCCCAATTTTTTCCATGCATTTTTCTTCCACTCTTTATTTTTCTTTTGCAAGACGGTCCCACTTTGGCATGGGCCAGTGTTTGTGCGGCCGCCGGCTCGGCGGCACACGTGCCTGGCGCAGGCCACTTCCCAAACCTTTTCGAGCGGCAGCCAAAAATGGTGATCGCCGCCGCTCGTGTGCGCATATGGGGGTCGGAAAAACGGCAAAAGACAACAGCCGATAACAACAATGGCGGGCAACAAAAAGGTGGGAAAAGGAATTTTTTTGGTTTCTTATGGGCGCCATGAGGAAAAAAATGAAAAGAGAGGAAAAACGGGCGACGACAAAAGATACTAATGATAAAAGGTCGACCCGAAAGGTGCGTCCTCGACCATGGCCTTGTACTCGGCGGGCGCGATCATCTTGCAAAAGTAGGGCTCGGTGGCGTAGAGGCGCTCGGTGGAGCAGTAGAGTGCGTCGAGCACGTCGCGCGTCCTCAACGACCACGGTGTAGGCCAGACGCACACTCTGTCTTGGGCGGCATTAAAGTCCATTCCTTTGCGTTGCAACAGCGCCACCTGCTCAAGACCTTGGCGCATCGATTCCAGCACGTCGCCAATGGACGCCGCGCCTCTCCAAGCGACGGCACGAGAGTGCGCCGACTCCATGGGCGTATCTTGATGAGCAACATCCATGCACGGCGCGTTGTGCGCATCGGTCAAGACGAGCCCGATGACGTCCTTGGGGATCGCCGATTGATCCAGTGGGTCTGCGCACTTGGGCACGTCGACCAAGGCCAGGGGACCGACGTGCGTCCGTGCGTCGAGGATCTTGAGGAGCGCCGCACATAGATTGTGGGTACGCATGATGTCGATGCCGGTCCAGGCGCCCTTTTGCCGTGCCAAAGTCGTGGTCAAACACGCCATCCACGTGTGGGTGAAATCGGGCTTTTCTGTCGGGTCGTATTGGGGCGTGCGATCTGCAAAAAAGCCCTCGTCGCCCTGTCGTATCCAATAGAACACAGAAAAGTCGATGCTCCTCGCACAGACGGCGAGGTAGTCGACAAATTCCGTGTCGGTCATTGTGATCGCAGCGTCGTCGATGCGCCAAGCGCCATGTAGCCGCTCGCCATACACATGGCCACGGTCGGTCTCGCCCTTTGAACCTATCGCATAGATGGCCAACGAGCGGCCGTCGCAGTTTCGATCGAGACGCCTGGCCGCCTTGGCGACAGTGTTTGTCAGGATGGTCCTATTGTATGCGTGCTCCAGGACCAGGAGACGTGCCAAGTCGACCGACTCGTCCCATGCGACGCACGACAGTGCCTGCTCGATTAAATCGGCATCTGTGCGGCGTCCATCGTCGAGGTTTTGGGCCGTCGCTGCGCCTGGGTCCTGCTGTCTGTCTGTCACCTCCATATGGTGGCCGGTCTTGGTGCCTTGTTGCTGCCCTCTTTGTGGTGGGCGCGCACTAGGCCATCTGCCCCGCTCTTTTGATGCAAAATCACCGTGAGCGAGTTCTTTTTTTTATTTTTTTTGTTCTCATCCTATTTCGTAATTGGCTCGCGGCGCGCGGGGCCGTGTCCTCTGCACCAACAAGAACAAAAGGGCAAGTCCAAATGTTGGAAACACTTGCGCATGGGTGTGACTTTTTTTGGTGAGGCGCTCTCCCTGGTCGGCGTCGCAGCACTCGGGCGGCCAGTCCAATTTCTCGCGAAAAGAAAAAAAGGACCGCCGTCGTGGCATTGGCGTCCAACAAAAAATCACGTGCATGCGCACAATGGGCGCCCAAAAAAGGGGGATGAATATTCTTTTTTCCCTCTTTTTTATGTCTTGGCAAGATCCAGGGAAAAAGAAGGAAAAGACAAAGACGCAAGATTGGAAAAAAAAGAAAGAGTTGGCCTCTATCCTGCAGGGACGGCGCAGGCAGGGGTCGATGTAAAAAGGACGGCGGTTGGTGCGAGATCACTCGCGCGCCACCTGGGGCGTGGCCCAAAGGAGCAAACCCAGGTAGAGGATCGAATAGACGGTGCTGATGAGGTAGGCCTCATATTCGCGGCCCGTGAGCCAGCGGGCCAGGAGAAAGACGACAAAGGCCGTGATGCCCAAATTTAAAAAGGCGTTGGGCGTGGGGAGGTGCACGATGCGGTAGGCGACACCGCGGGCACCCGTCGGTGGCGGCGGGCGGGTGGGCGGCGCCTGTGCGGGTCCCAGCGACATGACTGTCAAGTTTGTCTTTTTCCCCGTTGTCTCTGGTCGCGCGCGTGCGTGGCTGGGGTCGGACGTCGTCGAGTTGCACGCCAGCGGTTCTGTTGTCTGACGCAGGTCCAATTCTGGGTCCACGAGGGCGCTCGGACGAAAAGGCGCCGCTCAGCATCGCCTTTTCATGGCGGCCAAAGCGGGTTTGCCTTTTCGCCTGGGCCTTTTTGTTGGGTTTTTTCATGGCACCATGCCGACCAATCACAACCCCACGACCTGGTGGTGCGACAACCGCCACCATGCCAGGAAGCGGATTTTCCGGCGGGCCGGCGAGGCACGAGACGGGCTCGGGGATGTGCACGCGCAACCTCTTTTTTTTGTCAGATCGCGAGGCCTTTTTTTCCTCTCGTGGGCGGCACCGACGCGTGGACGAAAAAAGTATTGGTGTGTCGCAGTCGACACAGAGAACACCGCCATAAATCCGAAAAAGAGACTCTTTGGAAAAAAAAGAAGAGGCACGGGCATAAAAAAAGAGGGATGGAGGCAAGCGACGGCGACGACCGGCGCCAGCAGCAGGAGCGCGATGCCCGCCTGGACGCCGCCCTGCGTGCCTCGGGCGTGACCCTGACGCCGCATCCGCACCAGCGGACGGCCGTGCGGTGGTGGCTCGGGCGCGAAGGCACCAAGCCCGAGGACCGCGCCACGACATCGGGCGGCATCCTGGCCGACGAGATGGGCCTGGGCAAGAGCATGTCGGCTGTCATGTCGGTGCTTTTGTGCCGGTCGATCCTTGCCGGTCGCGCGGCTCCGAGGATGCGTGTGGCGCCGCCACCGCGGCCGGGTGCCTGGGCCGTGACGTCGGCGCCCGTGGCCGCGCCGGGACGTGCCTCGGCAGGCGGACCGGTTGTGCTGGCGCCCACGCTCATCGTGTGCCCCAAGAGCCTTTTGCTCCAATGGCAGCGTGAGATTTTTCGACACACGACGCTGGCGCCCGACGACCTCCATCTCTTTTACGGGCGCAGCGGTCGACGTGCGACGCGCCGCCAGGTCGCCGACAAGGTCTTTGTACTCACCACCTATGAGACCGTCCTCGGCAGTTTCGAGTCGCTCGGGGCGCCGCGGCCCACACGCCACCGCGTCGTGCCGTTGGTCGGACATAGTGCCAGTGGCGCCCCATTTGCGCTTCCCGTGCCCAAGCCGGCCGATGACGGCATAGACATGCTTGTGCCATCCTCGTGCCAAAAAGGAGAACAGGGCAGCGACGCCGACAAGGGCAACCATAGCGACGACGACAACAACACTGTCAACAACGTCGCCAACAACAACCACCACCACCACAAAGATGACGACAAGGACAGGCGCAGAGCCAGCAGTTTGCTCCATGACATTGTGTGGGACCGCATCGTGCTCGACGAGGCCCATGTCATACGCAACTGGCAGACGTCCAAGACCCATCGGGCCGTGTGCGCCCTGCGCGCCGACCGCCGCTGGTGCCTCACCGGGACGGCCTTTAACAATTCGGCGTCGGACGTCGTCGCCCTATGTCGCTTTGTCGGCGTGGCGCCCTATGCCGATCCCCGCTGGTGGACTGCCCCAGACGACGACCAGGTCGACGCCTGGCGTCGGACCTTTCTGTTGCGTCGCACCAAGGCTGCCCTCTTGATGCCCGATTCGGCACCGCCCTCGACCAGACCGTCGCCCACGAGAGACAACGATGGTGACGACGTCGACACTAACCAAGGCGCAGACTGTGCACCCGTCACTGTCCATGCCGCACAGACATCATCGACAACGATGTCGACAACGTCAACAACAATAATGACAATGTCGTCGGCAGTCGCTGCTGCATTGGGTCCCGCGTCGCTGCCACCCAAGGTGGAAAAGGTGCGCCGGGTGCCCTGAGCGAGCGCGAGGCGGCCTTTTACGACCGTCTCGCCGTGGCGCCGTCGCCGACTTTGGCGCCTTTACGCACTCCAAGGGCGCCGACAAGTCGCGCATGTTTGGCCAGATGCTCGAGTGGCTCACGCGCCTGCGGCAGGCCTGCTGCGACCCGCTCGTGCTCAAGGGCCGCGCGGCTACCATCATCTACTCGCCCGCATCGCTGGCCGACCGCGGCCGCCACGAATTCCACTGCGTGAGGTGCCACGCGGCCGCCGCTGACCTGCCGCCGGCAGCGACGACACTGGGACGCTTGGCCTGTGGCCATGTTTCCTGTGCCGACTGCACGCAAGAAACAGGCGCCAAGTGCGTGCTCTGTGTTGGCGAACGGTCGCCACTGCCGGAAGCGCACAATGGACCTACGTCCGCTCTCGCGACCGAGCCGGCATGTGGGCCGTCGTCGCGCACGGCCAGCATGGTACGGTTCATGAACAAGATCTTTGCCAAGGACCCTCGCGCCAAGATGGTGGTCTTTTCGCAATGGTCGACCTATCTCGATCTGATCGAGAGCGCCATCGTGACGCATGTGGGCGTCGGCTATGTGCGCATCGACGGCGGTGTGCGACAGATTGAACGGCGCAACACCCTTGTCGACCGCTTCACCAGTGATCCCGACGCGCGTTGCCTCTTGATGACCATTGGCGTGGGCAGCGTCGGCCTCAACCTCGTCTGCGCCAACTATGTGCTCCTCATGGACGCCCACTATAACCCATTTGCCGAGGCACAGGCCATTGATCGCGTCCACCGCATCGGCCAGACGCGACCGGTGCGCGTTGTGCGTTTTCGCTCGGATGCAAGCGTCGACGCGGCCGTCGCCCAGATCCAGGCAGTCAAGCGCGCCGGCGCCGCGGTCTTTCTCGAAGGCGCTACGGCGTCGGCGCCAACAGCAACCATGCCACCAACATCAGGCGGGGCAAAGCGCAATGCGTTGGCGCGGGGCATTGACGAGCACCAGTTGCGGTCGATTCTCAGGGACATGATTGCGGCGCGCCGCGACGTCGGCGACCAGACGACTATCGACTCTTTTGTCCTCACCACCACCACCACTACCACCCCTCTCGCGCGTCTGGCATGCAATGCAACGTCGACAGCGACATTGATGACATTGATAGCGATGATGATGATGATGATGACAGTGACGACGACGAGTACGTGGATCACAAGAACGACGGCAGTGACAAGAGTGACAATGACGACAACGACAATACCCTAGAGGGCGACGGCGACTATGGGCGGGTCTACGCTACAGACAATGACGACGACGCCAATGATGGTGACGATAGTGACGTGGATGATGGCGTCGACGAGGACGGCACCAACGATGGAGACAACACTGGTGAAAAAAAGACCAGAGGACGAGGGAGCAATGATGCCAAGGATGGCCATCGCCAAATGCCCATCGACGATCACGACCTGGCCGCCGTCGACGAGTGCGACATTGACTTTTGCCGGCACGTGCGTCGGCCGTTGCGCCGACTCAAGCGCACGGCCGATGTCGTCGGGCGCCGACGTGACATACGCCCGGCCAAGCGCCGGCGTCTCTACGGTCCCCTCGTGTAAGAACAGTGGGCCAGCATCAGTGACGCTCCTAAAGCAGACGAGATCAAGAAAATGCTGCCGCTGTGCGCTGTCGTCGTGCACCTTTCGGCTCGCCGACGGGCACCCCCAATACAGATAAATGCAAATGTAAAAAAAAAAGACTCTTTCTTTTCCCTTTTGGCGAGGTAGGGGGGGGCAAGTTTGTTGTGGTCTCTCTCCCTCTCCCTCCTCTTGTTCCTTGTCGGCGATCGCCACCTTTCGCCTCCTTCCACAATCATCAACATCGTCACAGATGCCGTCAGTCTGGGGTTTGTTTTTTTTTTCTCATCTTTTCCTCTATGCAGAGGAAACAAAAAATATGCGGCGTCGCACGGGCGACACCTAGTCCACAAAGTTGGCGCGCTCGACGAGGCGTGTCCACGAGGCGGGCGGGGCGGTGGTCAGCACCGAGCGCACAGTCTCGCGTCGCTCTGCATTCTCACCATTGGCATAGAGGCCATCCTCCTGTTGTTGTTGTTGCTGCTGCTTGTGGGGGTGGTGGTGGTGATGAATGCCACCATGCTGGGCAAAGTAGCGCCACGCGAGCGCGGCAAGGAGGGCGAGCACCACCAAGAGGATGATCCACGGCCACACGCACGAGCGCGGGCGGGCGTCGGGTCGGCACTCGGCGACGACGCCCGCGGCACGCGCCGCGTCGGCACCGTGGGCAGACGCGGCGGCGGCCGCAGCCGCGATCGCCGGCGCATAGTAGGGACCCGCCGCCGGGGCAGCCACATAGGGTGCATAGGCCGGCGCGTACCCGGCATAGGGTGACATGGGCATGTAGGGAGCCGCAATGGGCGACTGCGGGATGTAGGCAGCAGCGGCCGACGGCGGAGGCGCGGCGACCATCACCGGCGATTGGGGCAGCGGCGCCGGCTGCGGCGAGTGAGGCGGCAGCGCGGGACTGCCCGGGCATTCGTTGGCACCGCCGTCGACGATGATAAAGACATCGTTGGACGCCGCGGCGGGCATGACAGGACTCTGGGCACGTGCCACCGCTCTCTGCTGGCGCGCCTGTTCGATGGCGGCCGCGGTGGCGGCATTGCGCTGCTGTGCGACCGGATCAAAGTACATGGCGTTGGCAGACATCGAGATGCGGTTCTCTTTTCCTCTTTTTTTTGGTGGGGTCTTCCTGGGCGCAACAGTGGGCACGGGGCGAAAGGTGGTGGGGACAACGGCAGCGGCAGCGAGGGTCCTTTGTTCTTGGGCGACGGGAAGCGAGCGGCTCGACGCACGCCCGCGCCGCCGGCGGAAAAAAAACACACACAAGGCAGGGACGCCGAACCGGCCTACAGCCCGAGACCGTGCCGCCGTCGGGCACCGAGACCCATCACTAAAAGGCCGGGTCCCATGGGCCGGCACGCGCGCACTTGACCACGAGGAAAAAAAAGTGGCCCTTGGCGGTAGCCATTGCGTCATGAAAACGGGCAAACAAATCCGCCAAATGGGACCCAACGATTTTCTCCCCCGATGTGGGATGCACTCTTTTGCCGTCGCCGGCCATGGCGAGATCCCCCAGCGCACAAAGCGGCAGCCGCGACCGGCACTCTCACACCGAGAGGGCCAATAGGAACCAACAAAAAAAAGAACCAACAAAACAAAAAGCATCTACAAAGGATTGCCAGCGTCGGCGCTCCTTTCCCACTTCTTTTTGTGTTTTTCTTGATAAAAAAGTTTGGACAATGGTCCCACTGTGTGGAGCGCAGGACGTGGCGCCACATATTAGATTCTTTTGGTCCAATCGACCACCAAATGGGACAGTCGGCAGACCGCGGTTGCCTTGCATTTTTATCCCTTTTTTTGTGTTCCAATGTTCGCTCCTTGGGCTGTCTGGGTGAAAGAAAGGCAGACCGCTGTGGATGCCCCCATGTCCGTGGGCGGTGCACTCTCTGGCGACGCACCGGCGAGCGAAAGCGAGAAAAAAAAGCCGGCGGCGTCAGGTAAAGACAGCGCCGCCGGCATCACGTAGGGCCAAGGAAAAGGAAACAAAGAAAAGTATAAAAACTCGAGGCAAAAACAAAGAGGACGCAGACGATGAGGGACACACCGATGCACGACTTGGACGACGGGACGCCGATGACGCCGCTCGACCTATTGCTGAGTGGCGGCACGCCGACTCTGCCGGCACCTGCTACGGCAACGATCGCGCCGACCACCGAACAACACCAACAACAACGGGGTCCAGCCATCATCCTCCGGTGCGGCTCGACGACGGCCGACGAGGTGGCGCGCTACGCAGCCCATCTACTGATCGAAGGCACGGCGGGGGATCCTGACGTGGATGGCGCAGAGCCAGTGCGTGCCCATACCGCGGGCGGCCACCACGACGGGGCCAACGATGACGACGACCGTCCAGATGCCGGCGATGGGGTAGATGGTGTCGGTGGGATAGGACGGCGTGACGGGTGGACGACCCGGCGCAGTCGGTTGCGTATCGAGGCCGTGGGGCCGTCACGCGACGCCAACGACAAGCGTGTGACCCTCTTTCAGCCCGATGCCGGCATTTGGCGATTTGTCGACCCCGAGGGGCGCCGGCTGGCGCTCGACGTGACGATCAACGCTGCCAAGCCCGTATCGAGCGAGTGCGACCCGCGCCTCTATTGGGAGGCCGTCCTCACCTACCACGGTCGCGATCCGGCTCGATTGTCGTTGTCGTCGTCGCCCTACAAGGATGGTGATCTTGAGCATGGTGACAATGGTGACGTGGTGACGATGGTGACCTCAGAAGCGAGAGACGACCGTCCAGATGCCGGCGATGGGGTAGATGGTGTCGGTGGGATAGGACGGCGTGACGGGTGGACGACCGGCGCAGTCGGTTGCGTATCGAGGCCGTGGGGCCGTCACGCGACGCCAACGACAAGCGTGTGACCTCTTTCAGCCCGATGCCGGCATTTGGCGATTTGTCGACCCCGAGGGGCGCCGGCTGGCGCTCGACGTGACGATCAACGCTGCCAAGCCGTATCGAGCGAGTGCGACCCGCGCTCTATTGGGAGGCCGTCCTCACCTACCACGGTCGCGATCCGGCTCGATTGTCGTTGTCGTCGTCCCCGCCTACAAGGATGGTGATCTTGAGCATGGTGACAATGGTGACGATGGTGACGATGGTGACATTGGTGATGACCACAAGTCCGTCGAAACGAACCGCCGGCGCACCGGTAAATCGGCGGGCCAAAAAAGAGCGTGTCGAAGCGGCGCCGCTGGTCCCCGGACCGCGAGTGGCCCCATCCAGTGCGTGCCGTCCAAACCGACGGGAATCGGTGATCTCGGTCGATCCCACCTTGGGGTTCACCATACTTGTGCGCGGGCCGCGCATGAAGCGCGTCGAGCGCCCGCATCGTCCGTCCTCACTCGCCTGCCGTTGTGGTCATCAGCCAATGTCACAAATCGGACGATGGTGACGATGGTGACATTGGTGATGACCACAACGGAGGCGAGGAGGACGGACGTGCGGCGCTCGACGCGTTCATGGCGGCCGCGCACAAGTATGGTGAACCCAAGGTGGTCGACCGGATCACGATCCGTCGGTGGACGGGCACGCACTGGATGCGCCACTCGCGTCCGACCAAGCGCCCGCTCGACACGCTCTTTTTGCCCGCCGATACGGTGCGCGGCGTCGTCGACGACCTGACCGACTTTCTCGGCGGCGAGGCCGACTATGCCCGGTTCGGCCGGCCCTACAAGCGCGTCTATCTGCTGTCGGGCGCGCCCGGCCTGGGCAAGTCGTCGCTCGCCCTGGCGCTGGCCGGCCACTTTGACATGGACCTCTATGTCTATGCCATCGACGACGAGTCGACCGATCAGGGCCTCGGCGCAGCCGTCTCTGCCGCCGACGCGCCATGCGTGCTCTTGATCGAGGACGTCGACGCAGCGGGCACCGGCGGCAAGAGTCACCTCACTCTGAGCGGTCTCACCAACGTGTTGGACGGCGCGCAGACCCGTCATGGCGTTGCCGTCTTTCTCACCACCAACTATCCGGATCGCCTGGATGCGGCACTTACACGCAGTGGCCGCGTCGACAAATGGTTGCGGTTCGACGCCGCGACGGCCGACCAGATCACGGCCATGGTCAAGCACTATTTCGCCTCGCAGTTTGCGTCGGACCTGATGCGGTCTCGCTCTGCACGCGTCATCATCATCATCAACATCTCTGAGCGGGGAGCACGTAAACACACCCAATGGCCAAAAGAATGCTGTGGGCGAGGACAATGTCGTGAAGCGACGCAACAAGGCGCTTGCGCGCATCGCCGAGACACTGGCGCGTCGTCGCATCTCGGCGGCCGCCCTCTCTGAATTTCTCTTTGACCACCGTCGGTCCGAGGACATTGTCGCCGATCTCGTGGCCTGTGCCAAAACAATCGGACGGAGGGCCGCGACGCCATCGCCTCGGGCGCCCGGCGGTATCGATGGCGGTCGGGACGACGTCGACGTCACGTCCATGTATTGCTGATTTGGATGGGCGCCCCAATGCACACAAGCGACCGCGTACGACGCATGCACGCAATTCGACGTGGTTCTGATCCTCCTTTTTTGACCATGCGTCACCGTCTTGGTTTTTTCTCGTGAGGTCCGCAAGACAAAAAAAAGGACAATAAACCCGTACTGCACTGTACATTATTGAATGTATTTTTTGCGTAAAAAAAAAGGAAAAGAACATGCGGAAGCCGACAAGGCTGGGACAATACTGCAGACGCAAAATGGGCAGGCGACGGTCATCACGACCACAGCGCCTTTTTTATGGACCCATTCTTTTTGGCCGGTACTTTTTTCCTTTTTTCTTTTTTAGTGTTTTTATTATGTTTATTTTCAAGGTTGTTGGTTGGGCGCAAGGCCGGCGATTTTGGTTTGCAGGTCGCCTGCCGGTGGGGATTTGTGCCTGTGCACCCCATGACGTGACCGATGTCAGAGAAACAAATCCTGTACCGACGGCCGAGTTTTTTGTGAGGCACAGACAACAACGGCCGAGTCCAAGGCCCGCTGGCCCATCGTAAAATAGGCCAATCCGGCAAGAGCCGCCAACAAAAACTATGCCTGGAATGGAAGGAAGACGCACCGCCAGAGCACAAAAGCCGCCACAGGCGCGAATAAACCCAATGCCAAGCACCAACATTTGTTTTTTCATTCCAAGAAATAGTAAAAAAACAAAAGTTTTCTGTTTTTGTTTGCGGTCTGCGCTTTTTTGTCGGCGGTGCGTAACCGACGCAAAGTGGTTGCCTTGGGCAGCGTCGCACCGGTCGCCCGCTGCCTGGCGACGCACGCCCACGGCAATACCCTTTTACTCTGATTTTTTTTAAACAACAACGATGAGGAAAAAACCTGGCACCGCAAGGCGCAGCGAGGCGTGCATCTGGCGCTGCGTAGCCCAGTCTTTTTTTTGCCCTGTTGCCTTGTCGGGCGCACTCAACGGTCCGAGGCGCATAGCGGGTGAATGTAGACGCCACAATCTATGGCGCCGCGCGTCTCTCTGTGTCGCCCGCACGTTGCCCTTGGGTCGCCCCTCTTTTCAAAAGACAAGGGCCGACGCCCCAGATCTGCCCCCTTCCCCGCCGCCGCGCGCATATCACTTGACGCAATGGATGGCGCGCGCCCATGGACGCCCATGGATGCACGAGAAGCGACCACAGCGCTCGATTCCCTGTGCAACCGGTTGGTTGCGCACGCGCCGGCCGCCGGTGACATCAGCGAATGGGCGCGTCTCACGGTCGGGATGCAGATCGACGGCGACGGTCCCATCGACTGCGACGGTCTTGTGGCCGACTATGAGGCCTTTTGGATGGTGCTGGCGCGAGAACCTCGTGCCGCTGCGGCCGTCACCGGCAGGCGCTGGCCGCCGTCGCTGGCCGACGTCGCCGCCCTCTTTGACGCCATCGAGATTGCGGGCGGCATTGTCGACATTGGCAACCAAGACCCGGCTGTTGATTTGCCCGCCTCGCTGGAGCGACGCCTTCGCCGAGTGGACCTCTTGGCGGCCCGCGGACCCGGCAGCGTCGACCCGGCCTTTCCACACCCCCTCCCGCAGTGGAAACACGTGCTCGGTGCGGCGGCGGCCGCACGCGACCCTTTGGCAAGCGAGGCCGCCGACCATGCGTATGCTATCGTTGTGTCGCCACCGTCGGCCGAACCCGACGAGGACCACGAGTATGACGCGCTCGCGCAACTATACGAGGTTGGCGCCGACGGCAATGTGACCCTTCTCGCCGTGGGCATTGTTGAATGGGAAGCGGCAGACAGGGCAGCGCCAAATGAAGGAGAGGCGGCAACGCAGGACCAAGATGGACTTCATGTCGCGCGTGGCGACGTGCGGGACTATGCGCGAGCCAGGGCCGCCGTGGGACAGCACGAGGCCCGCCTCTTGCCTGAATTCCTGGGTCGTTTCGCCGACAAACTGTACAGTGGAGACCGGGACGCAAATGAGGTGGACAACCATGCGTCAGCGATACCACGGCCCCAAACACACGTGGATGCTATCTTTGATTGCACGCCCGGCGCGGTGGCCGGCGTTGACGAGGTACGCGGCGGTCTAATCCAGGTGGGATCTATCGCGGGTCTACCCAAAGCCATCGTCGCGTACGACCCCGAGATCGAGACGCCCGCGCTCATGACCTGGCTCGACGCCGATCAATTGCGCCTTGCCGTCGACCTCTTTGCCGGCCAGCGTGCGGCCAAGACGGCGCGTGCCATGGCCGACGCCGACGCGCGACGATCGCTCGAAGGGGCGGCGGCGTCGGTCTACCGCGGTCCGGCCTTTGAGGGCCTGCTGCCCGAGACGGTGGCCGACCGCCTGGCCTTTCATCGATGGGTGCGCGGCTGTGCGGGCGCGCGCGACCGCCCGCAGTACGAATTCGCGCGCGGCCTTTGGCCGACGCCCTTTTCGAGCGATCTCGTGGTGCGGCTGGACGCTGCACCCGAGGCCCTTGTCGACGCACGACGCACCGCGTGCGGCAGCCAGGCCGTTGACGACGTCTTGGCGGCGGCCGCCCTGCTGGGCAGTGGCGGGGACTCTGCCGCAGATACCTCGCCGCCGACGCCGCAAGAGACACGTCTCCTGTGCGCGTCGCTAGCGCCCGCGGCCATTCGCGCCGGCGCGTGGGCCGTCTTTGGCGTGCGCCCGGTGGAACCGTCGGCCGCCAACCCGCGTGTGCCTCTGACGGTGCTCACGACCCAGCGCGGCGCGTGGCGCCGTGCCTGCGCCGGGACCGCCGATCCGGCCGAGGTGGCGCAACTCGTGGCAACCGCGCAGGTTCTCGGCCTGCCGCTCGATGACGACGACCTCAGCGACCCCGGCCGCCTCTGTGGGCGACTGGCCCTCTTGATGGCCCTCTAATGCGTCCCATGCTGTCCCCATTGTCAGTGGTGTTGCTCCCACCCAAGAAATACTTTTTTTTGTTGCACTCTCTTTTTTTTCATGGTAGTCTTTATTTTGGCGCAAAAGTATGGCCAATCTGCTCGGCGCCCGTCATTGCCCCCACCTCGTCGGGTTTTGTCGACGAGTTTTGGGTGCCCAAGTTGATCGATTATGGGCCTGTCGACACCGACTGGAATCGACGACAGCGACGCAGAGATACCACTGGAAAAAAAAAAGATTTGGCTGCGACCCCACGCTTCTCGGCCGCGCCGCCGCTCGCTCGCATATTTTCTCTCTTTTTTTCTTTTCGAGTGTGCCTTGTGTGTGTGGTGGCAAAGGGCGCCGCTCGGCGGGTGGCCGTCTCACGCGGCGCCTCTCGCCAAAGGGGTCGACAAACAGGGGCAAGGAAGGCACCGAGCGCGCGCCCCCTCTGCACGTTGAACGAGAGAAGAACAGAGCAACAACAGATTAATAAAAAGAAAGAAAAAAAAAGGAAAAATGTCACGCGAGGCGACCGTGACCACGACGACCACGCGCTCGGTGGGCCAGGTGCCCGTGGCCATTGTCGGCGCGCTGCCGGCCGACGCGCTGGGGACCCCGCGCGCTGGCGTCTTTTATCCGTCGGCCGACGCACAGGGCGGCGGCACGCTGTGCCTCGCCGACGGCCCGAGCAGCGAGGCGGCACTGACGGCCGCCGCGATGCCCTTTGTCATTCCGGAAAAGACCGGACCCGACGTAGGCGACCAGCCGCCCGTGGGCTACGCGATCGGCGCGCCCGCCGTCGCCGTCGCCAACCCCTACTTTCGGCGCGTGCTCTACACGGCGCCCGACGGCACGGGCCAACTCGTCGTCATGACCCTGCAGCCGCGCGAGAGCATCGGTCTCGAGGCCCACCGCAGCACGCTCCAGATCATCCGGGTCGAGGCCGGCGTCGGCACGGCGCGCGTGGGCAACCAGACCATGCACGTCGGGCCGGGCGCGCTGGTGATCGTGCCGCCGAGCGTGCTCCACGACGTTGTCAACGTGTCGGACGTCGAGCCGCTCAACCTGACCGTGTTTTACACCGAGCCCCTGCACGAGCCCGGCACCGTCGACCCGCTCAAGGGTTCGGCCGCGCTGGCCGCGTGCCAGGCCGACGCTGCGGACGCGGCATGCGCAGACAATGCCTACAACGCCTATTACAATTCAGGACCCGCCGGCGCCGGCAACAACAATGGCAGCAACAACCTCGGCGGGAATGCCGCCTATGGCAATTATGGGGCGCCGGTACCGCCTCTCAGTGGCGCCAATCCTGCGGGATGGCAGGCGCGCCTCGGTCTTGGCAACCGCCTCTGGTGAGTGTCTGCGAGCGTCCCCCCTTGTGGCCTCTTGCATGATTGGCAGACGCGGTCTCTTGGCATCGGCGCCATTGCCGCCTTAAAAAAGATCCCGCCCACAGGCCCATGGCGCACAGCGAGGCCGCGGTGGCGACCGCAACTGTATCTCTCTTTTGTTAAAAAAAAGGACAGAGGCAACAATTGGCGCTGCCATGGGCCAAAAGAAACCTCAATTGGTCTTTCACAACCACAATGTCTATTCGCGACAGTTTTCCTCTTCTTGCTGGGGCGCCCATTCGGTCGATCTTTCTTTGTCTTATTTATTTTTTTTTCCTCCGTTCTCCAGACAACCTTCCCATCGGCACAAAGGCTCGTGTCGGCGGCGCCGTCGGGGCGAAAAACGAGAGAGGCCCGCGCCCATCACCTCATCCACACCAAATCTGCTCGATGACGAGCGAGATGACGCGCGCCTCGCCGGTGCCGCCGGGCGACGAGGGCAGCATGGTCGTCCCATTGGGTCCGTCGGTCGACACGAGAACAAGTTCGATGATGGCAGGCACCCGGATGCACTTGAGGATGAGCATCCCCGCCACAAAGTTGGTGTCGGAGCCAAAGGTGCGCACGTGCGGCGTCGTAGACTGGCCCGACACGCGAATGCCAAACTGGGACGGGTTGGTCGTCGACGCGCTGAGAAAAATCTTGAAGGTGCCCGGATCGCCGCTGCACGTCTCCAACACGATCTCGGTGGCATTGCCCGTGTGGAGGCCGATGTTGTTGGTGGGTCCGGCGGTCAACTGCACGGGCTGTCCGGCACTCAGGGTCACGTTGCCGGTCGGCCGCGAGAGCACGTAAAAGTCGCCATAGGCCGGGCCGGGACCTCTGGAGCCTTCAAACAGTGACGAGCCGGGCGGCGGGCCAAGACCGAGGGCCGCATTGTCGAGCGCGTTGCCGCTACCGCGGTCCGTGTGGCGGATGAGACTCAGTGCGCGCCGGCCCTGACAGACGGGCGCCGCCGCCAAGAGGGGCGGCGGCGCGGCGGCGAAAAACTGCGGTGGCGGCGGCGCGGCGGCAAAGATCTGCTGTGGCGGTGGCGCCGCAGCAAACACGGTCTGCTGGGGCACGACAGCGGTGGCACCCAGGGAGAGCGGCGGGCCGGCAACCTCGACTGCCTGTGAGACAGCCACGGCCTGGGCAGCGGGTGCCGCTACGGCGACGGCCTGGGCGCGACCGCACCGACGGCCTGCGTGGCGACGGCCCCCACCGCCTGCGGTGCCACGGCGCCTACGGTCTGGGTGGCGACGGCTCCAAAGGACTGCTGCGCCACAGCGCCGACGGCCTGTGGTGCCACGGCACCGACAACCTGCTGGGGCTCGGCCACGGCGCCATAGGCGACGGAGGGCGCCTGCTGTGCTTGGGCATAGGCCGCTGGCTGTTGGACGCCATACGCTGTCGCCGCCGTCGGCTGTTGCGTTGGGCAGACCGCCTGCTGTTGGGCACCGTAGACGGGCTGTTGCACTTGTTGCTGGGCAGTATAGGCGGTGGCGCCAAACTGACCGTTGGCCTGTTGTTGTTGTGAACAATTGCCGTTGCCGGCGGTGCCCGCATAGGCCGTCGCGCCCAACTGACCGTTGCCTTGCTGTTGTTGCTGTTGTCCATACGTTGGGGCCTGGCCATAGGTCGGTTGCGGCTGGGCATAGGCCGAGGTCGCTTGCTGCGGCGCCGCCTGTCCATAGGCCTGTTGCGGTTGCTGCTGTTGTTGTTGTTGGCCATTTGGCGGCGCCCCTGCCCATAGGCCTGCTGCGGTTGTTGTTGCTGCTGGCCTTGTTGGGTGGACGACGGGGGCGGCTGCGCATAGGGCTGGCCCTGCTGTGCCAAAGGCGCCGCCTGGCCATACGATGGCTGCTGCGGCTGCTGCGTCTGTGGCGGCTGCATAGGAGGTCCGCCATAGGTTGGCTGTGGCTGGACCTGGGCCACACCATAGGCATTGGTATTATTGGCATTGTTGTTGCCGCCGCCACCACCACCACCATTGGGTGCGTACCACCCGTTGGCCGTATTGTTGGCGCCATTTTGCATGGGCGGCGGCGGCGGGGGTGGCTCGGCCGCATAGGTGCGCGCAGCGCCATATGCCTGCTGCTGTTGTTGGGCCAGCGGAGGCGCGGTGCCATAGTAGCCGTCACCGGGGTCGTAGGTGGCGCCGGCAGTCGTGCCCGCGCCGTAGTTGGCCGACGGCGGCATGTGGGAGACGACGCCGCCGGGACCGCAATCGCGCGGCGGTGCCGTGTACACGGTGTGGTCGCGCCGTATGGTGGCCCCGGCGGCCGTCGAGCGCACGTTGCTACTGATGCCGGCGACGACACCGTTGGGTCCGGACGGCGCTCGTGCGTCGCCATAGTAGCGTGGGTCTCCCGGCGCGTCGCCATAGGCACGTGACATGCGCCGCGCCGTCGAGGGCATCGCCGGCGAGCGGATCGAATAGACGGGACCCGCTGTGCGTCGCCATAGTAGGGCTGCTGCGATTGCGGCGGCGGCGGTTGCTGATATTGTTGTTGTTGTTGTTGCTGTTGTGGGGCCAACAGCACCGTACGGTGACGGCTGCGATGGACCCATGGCCATGTGCGCGCTTGATGCGCGCCGTTGACGGGCGTCGACGATGCGCGCGCGGCCTTCGCCGCGTACGGCGGTTGCGCGCGTGGCGCGATCATTCATGATACTGCGCCGCTTATCGCCGGCACCTCCCGTTGTGGCGACGCTCGTGTACCTCCCTTGGCGGCGGTTCCTCGCCCTCCTCCTCTTCCTCCTGGCGGCGACGGCGGCGGTGAGGGACGGCGTGGTGGGAATGCGGGGACGACGGTGCGGGGCGTATGAGCGCGCGCACGCAATCGGCAGAGAAGAAAAGCGACGTGGCAGACGGCTCCTCAAGGATCAGCGTCGGATTCGGCCAGAGGCGACCTTTTCCCTTACGGCGGGGCGAGGCACGCGCGCTGGTCGAGCCACGGGAGCGCTCGCGGCCCGGCGGCGGTCCGCACCGAGAGGGGTGGGGCGAGACGACGACGCAAAAGATCGGTCTCGCAAAAGTGTCGGCTCTGTCTGGAGCCGAGGGGGCGGGCAGTCGCGCGCAAAGCGAAAAGGCGCGCGTCCGTGTGTGGTTTTCCCTTTTGCCTCTTGGTCGTCGCCGCAAAAGGCTGCCGGCGCTCGCTCCCTGGTGTGCTGATTTCTCTGCTTTTTCCCTTTTTTTATAAAAATAATTTTCCTTTTTTTTGCTCGACCGAGCGCCCTCTTTGCGGTCGCTTGGTGGTTGGAGGAAAAAAAGAGGGCGGGATGGGCCGGTCGATTGCAAGCGCAAAGAAGAGAATCGGCGCGCACGCCCTGCACAGTGTCCCTCGATCTTTGCCGCCCGGTCTCTCGGCACCTCTCTCCTGGTATGTCCCCCTGGCCGCTTGCGCGGTTCCTGTTGTCCTTTTGGGGCGACCGACCGCGACGCGCTCACGTCGCCCACACGCAGGACGCAAAAAAAAGACCAAAAGCAAAGCCGAGCCGCCGGCGCCGCCATGCAGCGGTGGCCGACCAGCCACCTTTCTTTCGGGAAAAGAAAGATGCATATAAAAAAAAGAGCCTTGCGGCTGCCGCCAGTGTCGTGTGGTTTTTCTTTTTTTTTCTTCGCGTGATTTCTGTTTTTTGTCCAACGCAATTGCGGGAAAAACAAAGAGGGGGCCGCCGCGCCAAGGGGGGAAAAAAAGGCCCACTTGCGCACATCCACTAAAAATCGCCGCCACAGAGGCGCGCGACGGCGCGACAGAGCGCCACGTCGACCGGGCCGCGCACATCTGCAGGCACGCCGCCGCGCGTGCTCTCGATGAGCAACAGCGTCGGGTCGATGCCAAAGTCTGTGGCGACGGCGCGTGCGGCTTTGGACAGCAGCGAGTCGGCTCGCGCGATCCCGCGCGCTTCCAGCCGCGCCGCTTGTTGTTGTTGTTTGACGTTGCAGCCTCTCGGAGGCCGGCCAACACGGTAGACGTGCTCGTCATCGACGACCCAGCCACAGACCGTGCACACGACGTCGCCCGTAGTGACGTCATCCACGGTCTGGCTCGCCCCGCAGCCTCTGCATTCCGCCATTGCAAACCACAAGTCCCCGCCGTTCCGATCGTCGTCGATGTTGTTGTTGTTGCCGTCGTTGTCGTGCAGATGGCGGTCGTTGTCGGCGTCGTTGTTGCTGTGGGGTTTTTTCCCTCTCTAGGAACCCAAAGAAAAAAAAAGGTCTGCGAGAGCGACAACGGTGAGGGGGGGAGCCTCGTACAGACTTTTTTGCTCCACCCGTGCATGGCTCGCCTTGGGAGCACGGCGCCGGCACGAACCAAGACCATAATGGCGAGTCTGTGCCCTCTTTCTCCCTCTTTGTAGTCGCCACGGATGTGCAAGAGGCACCACTTTGCCCGCCACGCGCGCCCGCTGCGTCCTTTTTTTTTTGTCTGAAAACCACAAACACTGGTCTTGGACAATACCATGAGATCGCCAAAAAGAGAGAGCCTCTTGCGTGCAAGAAAGATATGGCGCCAGTGCAAAAAAAAATAGAAAGAGGCTTGTTGATTGTTGTCTGTTGTCGCCGTCGAAAAGTTTTTTGGTCGAGGTTATCGACATGTGGTGCGCAAAAAAAACACGAAAAAAGAGGGGCGCGCGCGCAAGTCGTGTGGTGACGCGTGCGCGCTAGGACACGGGCACAAAATACCAGGTCCTGGCTGTCGGCGAGCAGCCGGCCTGGATGGCCAGAGGCACGCCGGCGGCCGGGGCGAGCGTCGGCAGCACGCAGCCCGAGAGGGCCGTGTTGTGGATGACGGCCGGCTGGGCGGCGGTGCCAGGGGTCGGCCCGCGCGAGATGATCCAGTCGCCAAAGGCCGGCGCGTTGGCCGACGCGGTCAGTGGCCGCCGGCAGGCTGACCGCCGCGCCGGCGCCCAGCGCCAAGAGCGAGCCGTCGCTGCGCACAAAGGAGAGCGCCGGCGCCGCCGGCCCACCCGCCGCTCGCCACGCCGACGGGCGCCGCGTAGCGCCACGGCCTGGCGGCGGCCTCGGACACGAGCACGACCGGGCTGCCGGCCGTCGTCACCGGCACGGCGGCGGCCGAGGATGTGGCGGATTCATCAACGCCCATGTAGAGAGCAGTGTCGCCCAGGCGCACAAGATAGTCGCCGTCGGGGATGACGGCCTGTGTGGCGCGTATGGCGAGGAAGGCGTCTCTCTGGCGTCTGGCCTGTGCCGCGCGCACAAAGTAGACGACGACAATGGCGACCAAGGCGCCGACAAACAATACCAGCGCCGTCACCCATAGCCACGCCCACCGGCGCAGCGGCGATTCGATCTCGGTGGCCGGCACGTTGACCAGCGCCACCGGTTCGCCCACCTGCACTGCATTCATTGTGTCGCGGGTTAGAGGAGGCAGTCCAACGCTGTCTTGTTGCTCCTTCTTCTTTTTTTTTACGTGTGTCGCGCAGACACCAGGGCAAGTGAGTGCGCAAATAGTGGCGCGTGCGGTATCGTCTTTGCCTTGGGGGCGGGCGCCATTCCGGCGACCACAGGTTCTGCGCTGCGCGCACACACACACACACGACCCCAAGTTGGGCGGGTCAGTCGCCACAAATCCTTTTTTCTTTTTGAACAGACACAATTTCTCTTACGTATTCGTCCGGATTCGGTACTGGGGAGAATATGTAGTCTTTCCTGGCGTTTCCGTGACCTGCATAATATAATGGAGCAAACATTTCTCCTCAATCTATCCCGACTAGTGCAGCTGCGAATCTCCACAGGCGAGTTAGAAGTCGCAATTACGCAAAGAGCACTCGACCGCTCCGGCTAGCCACGGCGCACTGGCGTAGCGCGAGGCACGCCACCAGTCTGGACGCAACATAGCCGAGATCCCAGTGACTCGAAACTGAAGAAAAACAGTGTCAACTCTCCGAAGGATAGACCAGCTTACCCACGAAGAACTCAAAATACGCCAACCAACCGAGAATTGCCCTCGGCAACGTATTGCAATTCCAAAAACAGCACGACGGCGGCGGGCGATACGTGTTTGCACGCCATGTCGCCCAACTTGGTGCCGACGGCGCTCCCCACGGTCACCACCGCATAATACGGCCACTGGCCGTGCCAGTCAAAGAGCCCGTGCCTAGTCGCCAGGGCGAGTGTGGACGGTCCGTACATATGTGTGTGTGGTATTTTTAAAAAAAAAGTGTCAGCCAAATTGTTGGTCGCGCGCACAGACGGAACCCGAGACGCACCACCACAAGGAAAAACAAAAATCCAAACCCGGAAAAAACAAAAGTGGTGGTGGGCGGTATGGCAGAGAGGGCAAAAAGAAGAGATGGGCGGTCGAAAAAAAAAGTACCCCCACAGAAAGCCTATTTGGAGCACCGAGACGGCGCCAAAGAGGCACATCATGGTCGCTCGCCTGCCATGACCAACAACACAAGGGGTTTGTCGCGCCGGCGTAGAATAACCAAAAAAAAAAGGTTGAAAAAAGATCGAGTCAGCACAGACGGTAGCCGCAGGCAAAAAGAAAACACGGCGCCGGCAGGAAGCGGCCGTGAAAGGCAACAAAAACAACAACAATGGTCGCAAAAGAGGATGAGGAGGTAGGAAAAAAGTGGCATACATGCGCTCGACGGGCATAGCAACGATGGCGGCAAAGACCATGAGCGGCGGACCGTGCAGGCAGAGCACGCCGCCCAAGAGGCCGCTGGCTACGCCACACACGACGGCCAGCACGACAATGCCGGCGGTGAGCGACGCCTGCCGCTTGACCACTTTTGACGGCGGGCTCAGGAGTGGACGCATGGCCTCGCGGTCGTCAACACTGTCGGCATCGTCGTCAATACAAGAGTCGACCGTCACCTCGCAAAAGGGGTCGCTCGCCGTCGCCGGGTCGCTCAACGTGGTGAGGCCATCGGGCGCTTGTGAGAGGTCGCTGCCGTCGCATGAGATTTACTGCGTGAGGCCTCCCACAAGGCGATTGCCAACATCGAGACACCCAAAAGGGGTCGCAACACGGTAGGCGGTTGGTCAGCGAGAAGCAGTGTGCCGACATAGGTAAAGGCCGCCGACGGCACAAAGAGCACGCCGACAAGGCCCCACCAGATGTGTTGGTGGTGCGCGATGGCCAGGGGCCAAAAGGCCGGGATGGCCATGCACATGAGGTAGGCCACGGCGGCGCCCATGTCGATGGCGGCGAGTCCGATTGCCGCGACGCCGTGCACGATGGCGTGAAAAGTGACGGCCATGCCAAATGCCGTGACGGCCGACACTGCGGCCGCCGCGGTCGACCCTATGGCAAGAACACCCAGGCGCACCAAGTCAATCTCTGACGCACCATAAACAGTTGTCGTCGTCGTCGTCATCAGGGACGAAAGCGACAAGGGATTGTCTGCGAGATGGGCGCTGTCGTCTTGAGGGGCAGCCATGGCCGCGGCCGCTCGCAGGGCCGCCTCCACCAAAAGATCCGTCATCCCTCTGCCTCTTCCTGTGGGTTTTGTTTACAGGTCGCTTTTGCCGCACTGTCCTCTTTTGGGCGAGGTCGCTGGGTCTATTTTTGTCCTGGCCGTTGACATTGCATCTGGCCCGGTCGTCACCACCACCCCCGTGGACCCAACTTTTTTTTTTGCGTTGTATGATGTCGGCACCATTGTGGCCAATGCCGTCGCAGCCTAGGCATTCCCTCCCCAAAGAAAAACACAGATAAAAAAAAGACAAAATAGACGATAAAAACGGCGTCCGGTCGTGTCTGCGTGCATGCTCAAAACCACGACGAGGGCACATAAAGGCCCGTGCGCCTGTGCGGCCGTCACGAGAACGATCCCGCATGTGCAACGGCAATGATCTCTAGCGGGACATTGGGGAAAAAATGTGGGGGAATCGTGGCCGGCAACCGCCTATGTGGTAGGTGCTCGAACAGAGGCACCACTTTTTCTGGCCTCGTGGTTTTTCCCCTACTGCAATCCCAACGCGCACGCCAACAACGCCCACAGGCACCCTAGAACCGAGGCGACGGCGACGGCCTTTGTGTTTTTGACCCAAAATCAAAACCGTAAAAACCAAAAACAAAAGATCAACGGCACGCATGTCGACGCGAAACCAGACAACCGACGAGCCCCACGGGCAGGCGCGTGAGGACAGCGCTGACTGGGTCCTGCTGGTGGTCGAAGAGATGGCCGGCACGGTCTCTTTTTACCGCGCGTCAGACGGCGCGCGGCTGGGGTCGGTTGAGGCGGGCCTCTTGCCCCACGAAGTGCGCGTCACGCGTGACGGCACCACGGCCTTTGCCTCGGCCTTTGGCCTGCACGACTATGACTCGCCGTTGGGCCGTCCAGGCACGATGAGCATCGAGATTGACGTGGCCTCTATGACCATCCGACGTCGCCTGCGCACGGCCGCACCCGGTGCACCGCTGGCCACCTCGAATCGCGCGCCCCATGGTGTCGAACTCTCGCCCGACGAACGGACCCTCTATGTCAACTGTGAACACGCCGACCCTGACCACGGCGTGGCGCCGTCCATCCTGGCCTATGACCTCTCAACGCCGTCCTCTGCGGCGTACAAGACGATCGACATTGGCGGCACCGCCGATCATGGGTGTGCGCCCACGGCACACGTCGCCATCGATCACCGGTGCGCCTTGGCCCACCACCTCGTGGCGTCGCCCGATGGCCGCGTGCTGTGGATGATGTCCGGACCGCAAGGTCTGGGCGCTATTGATGTCGCCACGGGCAGGGCCATCTCGGACGACGCCATCCTTTCGCCTCCGCCTGGCGCCGAAGCCCTGCGCGGTCTCTGTTGGACAACGACTGCCGGGGTGGCGGGGGCCACCGCACATGATGCGAACGACACCAAGGGCGACAACACTCGGGGCGATCCATGCACTACGTCGGCTACGCAGGCGACGCAGATGTTGCTCTTGGCCAGTGGCAGAGATACATTGGCGACGGTCGATCCGACAGTGCCCGCATGGGTCAATGTGTGGCGCGGCTTTGGTGTCGGTCAGTTGCTCTACTCGACGTCGACGCCCGACGGCACCCTACTCCTCGGGCCGGCCGTGTGGAACGGACTCGTTGTGGTGGTCGACGCCCGCACCGGCGCACTGGTGCGCCGCGTGCCGACGGGCCTCGCGCCCATCCATGTTTTGACATCGCCAGACGGCAGGCGCGCCTTTGTCACCAACGCCTACGAGGCCTTTGTCACCGAGATTGATCTGCGTTCGTTTGCCGTCAGGCGCATTGCCACGCACGGCGGCCCCAACGGTCTGGCCGTCCTGCCTGCGTCGGCCGTGCCCGCGGCGGCGACCACACCTCCCGCCTCTGCTGGCGCGACCATTGTCCCCGATCTGGTTTTGCGAGTGACCATGGCGGTGGACATGTCGGGAGAGGCCGTGCCCGGCCGCCGCCACGACGTTGGCTGCGAGACGCTGGCCGGTGCCAGCACATGGGCGCGCTCCATTTCAGGCGACGGAGGCCTCTTGCACCTGCCGCGGGGACCCCACTGGAGACACGCCGACGGCAACGCCGTGGCGACAGGTGTCGTTGTCGACTATGCCGACCTTGCCAGCGACTTGTCGGGCGAGACGCTCGCCGAGATTGTGCGCCACGGTGCCCCCTATGCCGTGCATTTGAATTGCGAGGCAAAGGCACGCGAAATACATGTTGTCATTGCCCGTGGCGTCGGCGACACCAGCGCGGCCATTGCGCAGGCCCGCGAGTGTGGGGGCAGCGTGCTCTTGGTCGTCCTCGATCCCAAGATGGCCGCCGGCACTGTGCGTCGTATTGGGCGCTGGGCGTGGGCTGCGGCGGCCGACGCCTCGCCGCCAGCCGAGGCCTATATGGCCCATGACCGATGGGCGTCGGTGGCCGACTTTGAAGATGCCTATTGGAACAAGTTTCACGAACGGCCAGCGCCTGCCGCCACAACGGGCGCTGCCGCCATATGTTGTTTGATCGAGGCCGGGCTCGTGCGGGCTGCCTATGCCGTCGGTGCCGTGGTTGGCGCCACCGATCTGGCAGATGCCCTCGCTTTGACGCCCGTCCACCACGGGTTTGCCGGACCTTTGGGCCTTGTCGGCTGAGCGCGCCTCCTCTTTTCCCATTTTATTGTTTTTATTGTGCTGCTTTTGTCGTCAATCTTTGTGGTCTAATAGTCCCTGTTACTGGCGCACGCATACACGCACACATGGACACCCTCTTCCAGCAGCAAAATGATCGGAAAAAACATGGTGAATGCAAACAATTGCAGATTTTTCTCAAACAGTGTTTCTTTTTTTTTGTTTCTTCAAAGAATGGATAAAAGAGAAAAGGCGCGCGGTTGTGGGCGTTGCCGGCGCTGGCCTCGTGCTCCTCTTGTAGAGGTCACTCCGCGCCGACGATGGCCGACAGATTTCGACCGCGAAACCGCCCCCCTCTTTTGGCGGCAGGCCCAGAAAGAAAAAGAGGCAAAGGAAAAAGAAAATTTGAAAAAGAAAAATAGCAGACCAAAAAATCCGGCGGCGGGCATTGCCAGCGCTGTGCGTGCGCACGCAATTGGGCGCAAACTCGGACCCACTGCCGCCGTGCCCATCTTTTTTCAAACCTCAAAGGACCCCCAAAAAATAGACCGTCCTCTTTTTGGGCCCGTGCCGGACGCTGTGAATCTCTCGCCCCTTTTTTTTTGAAAAAGGGTTTGGCTTTCATCTTGGCTCGGTCCAAAAAATGAACGAGCCGTGACGGGTCCGGTGGCGCACTCACGTGCCACCACTGGAAAGTGGGAAAAGTGCAACCAATATCAGGCGGATGTAGCCTTGTCTCGTCCCCTTATTTTGTTGTGCCTGTTGGTGGTTTTTTTTAAAAATTGTCTTTGCAGCGTCGACTTGCCTTGCTGCACGCTCCATGTGAGGCGAGGAAAGAGGACGCGCACAGATCCGGGGTCGATTATGGTAGAATAAAATAAACTAAAAAAAATAAAAAATGTATGTTTTCCTATCTTTTGCGTGTGTTTTTGTTTGGGTGCGGGAAAAAAGAGGCGACTACACGGCAGACGGGGGACAGGAAGCGGGCGCGAGCAGGGTCAATACATAGGCATGTGTCGCAGTGACATGAGCCAGAGCCCCACGGACGTGGTGGGCGACGCCGGCATCGAGGTCGGCCTCGGAACCGAGACACCATGTCAAAGCATCGGCCGTGGCTGCCATGGTGGCGACGGCGAGGCGCAACTTGGCCTGCGGACCGCGAACGTTGACACAAGCCAACGAGGCACGAGGCACCAGGCGTGGCGGGATATGCGCAAACATGGATGCATGGCCATATGTCGAGAGAGTCGAGTGGTCGTATGTGTAGTGGGACTTGCACGCGGCACCGAGGGCGCGAACGGCGCTCATGGCGGCGTCGGTGATAACAAAGACGAGGTCGCGACATGCATCGACCGACAAGAGGTGCCCAAGACTGGTACGCGACCCCATCAAGCAAGACAGACGGCGCATGCCGGCGACTCCACCGGCCGTCGCCCACAATAAAAGCGCGAGACGCGCCCGCGTCATGCGTGCATGCTGGCTATGGCCGACATGCGTAGGCTGTCTTTTGTTCCATGCGGCGACAGCATCGGCCAGCACTATGGCGTCAAAGTCGACATTGTTGTGTGTGTGCTCCTCCAGCGCCCTCGACATATTGGAGAGGGCCATATTGACGTCCTTGTAGACGATGGCGTCCCAAAGCGCGATGGAGGCAGCCGCGGCCGTGCCCGTCGTAAACACGCGGCCATGGGGCAGACCTGTGAGATCCGGCACCAACGGCGCGCCGCCATCTGCCACCCTGGCGAGAATGGCAGAGGCTGACGACGTTGCCATGTTCTCAAAGAAAAAGCGTAGATTGGCACCGTCGAGGGCGCCAACGTCCGACCACGGTTGTTGGTCCTCGTCGGCGTCGCCACCGTGCGATGACGCAAACTCGCCGATGGCGTCTCTGCACCATACCGAGAGCGACGCAGCCCGGCGGCGTCGGGCGCGTGGCACCAGATCTTCCAAAGTGTCATAAAATGCGCTATCGCCCGCCGCGTTGTAGACGTGTCTTTGGCGTATCATGATGTAGGCGATTGCGTCGCGCCACGTATCCGTGTGCGCCTCGGCAATGTCACCCCCTCGCAGGCCGTTCCAGTCGTCGACCGTGTCGAAAAAGGCACGCATGGTGCCGCTTCGACTGTCGACGGTGGCAGATAATGCGCCCCGCACCTCTGACGCTCGCGAAAAGGCCATCACGACCAAGGCGGTGATATTCATGCTCGACCCCCAGAAGGGAATGGATTGATCGACATGGGCGACAATCGAATCGGTCGGTTGGGGTGCGCGATCGTGTCCAAAGGCCCGATAGGCCTCGGTACCATAAAATCCTGCGCCGAGGCGGCGGTCAAGGTCCCTTGCGACCTTGGGCGACAGCGGCACGACAGCCGCGATACGTGTCAATGCAAGGAACGGTGCCAACATGTCGGCCAAGACCCCCATGGCGGCTCCGGCGCGGGCGTCCAATGAAGCGCACCAGCGCAACTCCCAGATGGCGAGCCACGAGCGAAACTTTTCCGACCCTGCGACGTCGCGATGCACACGCAAAACATAGGGCTCGTGCGGTGGCGGCTCGATGGCGTCGATGGCATTGGGTCGCTGGGCGTCTGAAAGAGCGTTGATAGCCACAAGATGTGCAAGGGTCGCGATTGCATGGCGGCATGCGTCGAGGAGCCATGCCGCTGCACGCCATGATCTCGGCACCGTCCACGCAATCTGTGGGTCGTCGGCAGCGGGGACACATTGGTGCGGTCCAAACTCGGGGTCGAACCGACCGGCGATGCCTACGCGCGGTCCCCATGTGGTGCGCAGCACGCCGTCGTCGACCAGAAAATGGGCAGACGCTTTGTTGGCGAGCGCCAAGGCCATATAGTCGCGCATTGGCAGAAAGCCGAGCACATGCACGAGACAATCATTGTCGAGCGTCGCCAATACTCGGGCCATGGCGGCAATGTTGGTGGTGGTGGCAACAACGACTGCGGTGGTGGTCGTGGTCGGCGTCCCGACGAAAAGATGGACCGAGAAAAAAAAGAATTGCACGACAACAGCACAAAGATGGGAACAATGACGAAAAAAAGGGACCAGGCCAATGACGCGCATCTGGCGCTCCCGCCATTTTTTCAGCCAAGGCAACACCAATGGCAATGGATTGCATCGTCTATAAAAAGAACTGGGCCGCTGCTGCACAGGCACCAGCGCTCATCACCACTGCCGCCGACCCAGCACACGCAACCAACAACAGGACCAAAAACCCCGCCTTTTCTTTGTCAAAAAAAAAAGAAAGAGTCGATATGAGGACCACGCACGGCAAGACCTTGTGCGCAGCGGCGATCGTCGTGGCGCTCCTTTTGGCATCCATGGCGACGACGTCCACCGACGCCGTGAGCCTGACCCTGTCGAGCCTGCCCGGCGCGCTGGCCAACGCCAGGCACGAGCGCCAGACGGCGGGCTCCAGCCCGGCGCCCAACGCCTACCGCGGCGCCCACATTTGCACGCCCGCGCCCGAGTTTTCGCTCAACCTGGTGGCGCGCGACTTCCCCAGTTTTACAGCGAGTTGGGCACGTGGGCCGGCAACATGAGTTGCTATGCGGCCAGCGCCTCGGGCACCATCGGTGCGCCACAGTTTATCGACGCGCTGGTCAACCTCAACACGACCGTGCACAATGGTCGTCTGGTGTCGTGCTCGGCGACTGCTGGCGGGGTTCCCGATTGCCGTGCCTTTTACCCGCGCTTTGACGGCAGCGGCCAGTATTGCACGGTCGAACCCGCCGATCTCGTCAACCTCGGCTACCCGGCCTTTAACCAGGGCCAGATCATCAACGACAGCCGCGTGTCGGTCGACACGGTGTGGACCAACGGCCAGGCCCTTGTGTCGGGCGTTTTCAACTACTATGAGCCTTCGGGCGAGGCCATCTCGACCTTTTACGGCGTCTACAACCGGCCCGACACGACCGGCGCCAGCGGTCCGGCGGCGCTGTGCTTTTTGCACCTCGGGCGCACGTGCCGCGGTCCCGCCTGCTTTACCCCGCCCGCGTCCCTGCCCTAATCACCGCCCAGAATCCCGCTAGGCTCTTTTTTTTCTGTTTTTATTGTGATTCCTCTTTTTCATGTTGGTAGTGATGATAACAATAATAATGATAGCAAAAATCCTGAAAAAATGTCCATGTCATTGTATTGCAAACAAGGCCTTTTTTGTGTTGGCTGACGGGACAATCGTGGGACCATCCTCTTTTTTGTTGCTGCTCTAATTTTTTTTGCAAGGATGTCTTGCAAGGTGCCTATGTGGTGGCGCTGAATGCCCTCTCCCTTTCGCCAATTTGTGACGGCGCGACCCGTGCCGGTCGGCTACGGCCCCGGTCGACGGCTTGGTTCGCTCGACAAATAGGCGCTTCACGGTTTGTGGGCATTGTAAAAAAAAAGAGAGCAGATAACAGCGCCAAGTGCAAACGGCCATATGGACTGTTTCTGCTTTTATACAAATCTTTGGCGGGTCCGCCTCTCATTGCCCAGTCGTTTTTTTTAAAAAGAAAGAGGTGTCGTTGTCGTACGGGCGGGCTCACACCGCGGGCGCCTAGGAGGTGGGGGCGTCGACGAAATCAACGGCAAACTCGAAAGCCAAGAGGGCGCCATCGCGCACAAGGCCACTGTCAACGTGAAACCTGACGTTGGGGTAGACAGTGAAGCCACCGTAGTGATGCATGCACGGACCCGGCACGTCAAAGACGCCTTTGGTCTCGGCAGCGCGCACGGCCCGCTCCCACTCGGTCGCATTGATTAGACACGTGCTCTCACGTGTGTAGGTCGGACGGAGCAGACGGCGCCGACCGGCCAGTGGGTGGTAGACCCACCCAGACAATCGGGCGCACCGCACTCTGGGTGGGCTGGTGCAAGGTTGTTGGCAGAGATAGACCGTTTCTGTCCATGGATCTTCATAGTAGGTGACGCGCCACTCTATGCCTGATGCGATCGCGCGCGAGTGAGTGCCTGCATCGGCGCGACCAGGACTGCGCCTTTGTGTGGCAACATCAGCACCGAAACACACCTGATTGCTGGTCGCGCGTGCACCCGGTCGATAGATGGCGAGGGTTCCGCAGGTGGCGGCCGTCGCGAGATCCGGCCGGATGGTTGTGATGGCATGTTGCTCGTCGTCGTCCAAAACGGCCCAGCACCGTTGGACGAGGGCCGACTTGATGTGCTCACCGATGTCGCCCGCTGCCAAAGCGTCACACATCAACTGACCCAACGGCCCGCGGTCGGCCAAAGTTCCTTTGGGTGTGTGGTCCCGATCGGTCCTGGCCTTGAGGCTGTGCGACAGTGTGGCACGAAAGGGTCCGCCAAAGGCCGAGGCGTGAGGTGCACCGAAAAACAGACGCGCCCCGGCAACCGACAGAGCGCAGTCGATCGCCGCCAAGGGATCTGTGCAAACAATGCCCCTTTTACGGCACCGGCGGGCGTATCTCTGTCGTCGCCGCCGTCGTCGTCGTCGCCATTGGTGTCCTCGGCGTCTGTATCTTGAAATACATCGTCGTCGTATCGAGCGCCGTCGGTACCTACACTGCTGATTCGGTCGCCATTGTCATTATTACCGGGGTCCGTGCAACAGACTTGACTATCGACGACCCGCACGTCGCCGCCCATCAGCACAGGAGGATCGCTGGCGCTGTCGGTCTGCGGCGACAAGGCTGCAGGGTCAATGGTCTGGCGCTCGTCAAAGGTCTCTGCATAGGCCAGCGCGATGGCTTGGACGGTCATGCGCGGGCAAAAGGGCACAGTGACCTCGTAAACCGCGTAATAGTCGGGCAGAGCGTCGACTTTGACTTTTTCCGGGCGCGGTGACCCCTTGCCGCGTGTGATCACGGGCTCGAACAAGAGACCGCGCCATGGCCGGTCGCCTTCGCGTCGCGTCGCGGCCTGTCGCTCGCGGCGCTCGTCGACGAGAACCGAAAAGCCGTCGCGCTCAAACAAGGTACAAAAGTAGGGCAGGGTCGCGAGGGCGGTGCGGTGCGCGAGCACAAAGCAATCGCCTTTGACCGGCACCCCATCAACAGCAGGCACGTGACGCACACGAACCAGACAGTCGCCATAGCCCGGATCAAGGCGGGGCAGGTTGCCAAATGCGTAGATGACCGCGTCTGTAGATCCTTTTTTCTTTTCTTTTTTTTTCGAGTAGAGGGATGACGCACAGCACAAGAGAGACAAAGACGAGCCTGTTGGTGTGGCTTTCGGTGTCTTGTGTGTGTGTGCCTGTTGCTTTTGCGCGGCTTTCTCTTTGGACGTCGCCATTGGCAGCCTTTCTTCGAATAGCAACGCGCGCCCAATACAAGGCGAGCCAGAATCATATCGGCACGGCCTACTTTTTTCTTTCTCCCTTTTTTTCCTCACCGCGCGCGGTCGGCGGGTGGGCGGCACGAGGCGACCCAGAGCGATGATGACAGCAAGACAAAGACTCGACACTAATGGCAGGCAACGGCTAAAAATCGTGTATTTATCGTGGCACAGTAGAGACGTCGACAGTGGAATTCGCGTGTTTTAGCCGTTCGGCTGGCCGTTGCCCACCACTACTCGGCACCCTTTTTTTTACAAGCAAACATATTTTTCCTCCTAAAGCCGTCGTGTGGCCATTGTGCAAACAAAAGAGACGCCATGCGTGGTTTGCTTTTTTTTTGGAAGCGGTCTTTTGTTTCCATTGTCTTGTGCGTCGTCGGCCGTGCGGTCCCTTTGGCGCCATCGACGACAGAGCAACACGCAAACCCTAACACGAAAAGAAAAATGAACAAGGGCAATAACGACCAAATCAGGCGCAAGGGACAACGCCGTCGGCGTCACAAGAGGCGCGCCGTCACCACCGAGCAGGGCGGGTGCCTCATCGACCGCCTCGTGCCGTGTTGCGCCGCAACGACCGCCAAGTCGCCGAGGCCGGGCACAGGCTTTGGCGACTTGCCAGACGAGTTGGTGGCCGCCGTTTTGACGCACATCCCATGCCTCGATCTATGTCGCAGTGCGGCGCGAGTGTGTAAGCGATGGCGCGCGGTCGTCCACGACACTGCGGCCCTGGGCAAGTCACTGTGTGCGAGCGTCGGCGCGCGCAAGGCCTTTCTCCAAGGGCCGCTGCTGGCCGAGAGGGTCGGCGGCTTTGGAGGCACTTTGCTCAAGGAGAGCATCGAGTCGACTAGGCGCAGACGCAGGCGGCCGTTGGTCGTCCTGGCACGTATGCTGGCGGCAGACGGCGGCCACGTCGATTGCATGGCGCGCCTGAATGCACATCCATGGTACGACGGCGCGTGCCTCGTACCAGCCGCTGTCCGCGGCCACCTCGGCATGCTTTGGTATGCGCACGAAAACGGGTGCCCGTGGCACTATGGCGTGTGTGCTGCCGCCGAGGCCTATGGTCGTGTCGACTGCCTGCGCTACGCCCATAGCACAGGTTGCTACTGGACAGGCGACTGCGACGAGGCGGCCGCAAACGGACACACGGACGTACTGCGCTATGCCAAGGAGGAGGGCCTCGGTGGCGGCGAACTTGCGTGCCGCTTTGCCGCCGCCGGCGGGCACGTCGATACGCTGCGCTACGCGTGCGAAAACGGGTGGCCGACGTGCTCCGGGACGCCGTCCTACGCCGCGCGACGTGGACATCTCAATGTGCTCAAGTACGTGAACGAGAGCGGCGGCGAGTGGGAGAGCGACACAACGTGGGGCGCCATATCCGGTGGCCATATCGATTGTCTCGACTATCTGCTCGATAATGGGTGTCCTGGATTTGACAGCGCCTGCACCTGGGCGGCCGGAGAAGGACACTTGCAGACGCTCACCTGGTTGCGCGCGCGAGGCTGTCCTTGGGACACGAGCACGTGCGCAGAGGCAGCGCGAGGCGGGCACCTCCATGTGCTCGATTGGCTTCACCGCCACGGATGCCCGTGGGACGCAGAGACGCCGAGAAACGCTGCCCTTTGCGGTCACTTGGACTGTCTCACCCATGCCATCGAGCGCGGGTGCCCATTTGACGACGACGACCTTTTTGACGCGGCATTTGTCGGACGCAATCGTGCCTGCCTCGATTATGTCACAAACTTGTGATCCCTACGGTGGGCGGCGTGGTGTCGGCCGAGAAGGCTGGCGCACGCCGTCGCCCAATGACCTGTGCCCACTGGATCCCCCTCTCCTGTCGGTACGCGCCAGGAGAAAAGAATAGGAAAAAAAGAGATGCACTATTGAGCGCCTTTCTGCATCCTCAACCTGGCCTGACGCCCACGCGCCCTTTTTTCCAATGGTGCCTCCAAAGGACATTGATTTTATGGGCGGGACCTTCTTGTTGCTGCTTTCATTTCGCGCGTTGGCGCCGCACGCTCCATCCCATCCGGATTGGACTGGGTCTGCTTGCGTATTACGGGGGATTTCAATGGGAAGTGCCTCACGTGCGACGACCGGGGCAGGCGCCGTCAAAGCGATAGTGCGACCCGGTGCTGGCGGCGCAGGCCTGGCACGGATTGGAATAGGTGCGGCAATCAAGGCTAATCTGATTGCCGTGGACCGCGGTCACACGACATCCGCACGTCGGCCGGTATTCGGCCGTGCAGATGGGACCGGTCCCGCCGGGCGGGCACGGCGTTGGCCTGCCCACCGGCGGCGGAGAAGGCGGCGACGGCAGGGATGGTGGACGCACGGTCTCGCAGCCGCAGCCGCATGCATCGCGCAGCGGGATCGTGCCGCTTGGGCACCGCACGCCATAGGTCTCGCACACGCTCGGATCACGGCTAATGTAGGTGCGATCAGGGTCGGCCCGACGTCGCGCGCAGTAGGGTGCGCCCGGTCTGCCGTGCGGCGGTCTCGGGGCACCGTACGGCGGCGGCGGTGGCGGGAATCCATAGGGTGGCCTCGGCGCGCCATAAAAAGGTGGCGGCGGCGCAAACCCGTACGATGGGCCGTAGGGCGACGGTGTCGGCGGCGGAAAGCCAAAAGGGGTGGTCGGCCGCACGTCGGCCATGGGCGCGCCGCCGTAGGGTTGGATGAGGCTCATTTTCCCGTTCTTTTTTCCCCTTTTTTCTTTTTTTTTGTGTTGTTGGTCGTCGGTGGGGCGCCGGCGCAAGTGGGCAAGGCGATAGAAAGAGGACAAAAAGGTTGTTGTGCGGCGCGCGGTTTCAAAGGGGCGACCACGGAATCGCGGTCCGCGACACTGGCCAGCGTGGCTGCGGTCTGTGGGACGACCCCTTGCTGCCGTTATAAATTCTTTTCATTTTTTGTTAACTTTTTTGTTATCTTTTTTATGTATTTTACACAAAATTTTGCGCAATCGCCCAATGGGGCGTCGGGTCTGTGGTCAATCGAGGTCGAGTTGACTGCGCATGGCAACAGACGCCTCGGCAGGCGACATGGTCTTGACGCGTGCTAGGTCAAAGAGAACAACTTGTTGGCGTCCGTCTGGCCGTTGAATGCGCCCCACGTGCCGCCATGCGAGATCGTCGTGACAGAGACCGTGCGCGGCCATGCGCTCAATGGCGTCGACTACCTCGGCTCGTGTCTGGGGGTCCACACAAGGGACGCCTCTGTTTGATGTCACCACGACCGGGCGGGCAAAAGGCATAAGGAGCGCCGGGTGTCCGGCCAGATGCAACATGCGCGCTTCGTCCACGCCCCACAGGGATCGCCACATGTGCATCTCGCGGCACAGGGACGCGGGTTGGACCTCGGCGCAGTCGGTGTTGCGGTCCCGTCTGTCGCCATGGGCAAACTTGAGAACACAGCCGCCTGTGTGCCAGGCATTACCGCGCGATCGGCACGCCCAGGCGCGGCCGTCGAGACCCGCGCCCAAGTAGGTCATCAGGAAAAAGCAATCGCTATTTCTATCAACTCGGTCCTCGGCGGTTTGGTGTTTGTTGTTGCTGCCTTTGTCGTCGTCGCCGTGGCAATTGTCGCCGACGTCGTCGCTGTCCATGCCCACTGGTACCCAGGACACACCCGCAGAGTCGACGCATGCGACAAAAGGCAATCTTTCGGTTGTGATCGTGCCGACAGTGGTCGCCAGTATCGCCGCCATGTCGTCAAACACGCTGACCAAAAGACGGATGAGACTGGTGTCGTCAACGTGGTATGCGCGTGTACTACGCACACGAAACCTATTGTCGTCCACCAGGTGCTCACTGGCATCTGCGTCGCAGGCACTGGAGGGCGGCCTGTCGGCAAACCAAAAGAGACGCCAGGCGCCGGCGGCCACGACGACGACAACCGGGTTGGCGACGCCCCGGTAGACATGCAAGAGCATGAGCCAATCGAGGACGATGGTGTCGAGGTCCCCATTATTGTCGTCGTACTTGTTGTAGACAGGACGACCCCCGTGTAGCGCCGGTCGTGAGGTCCGTCGACGAGGCGACTGCCGTGTGAAGCGGCACGACGGGTCTCTAGACCGAGACCGATCGCATCCTCGTGCATCGCAAACAGACCGTCGGCACCACAAAAGGCCCGTGGACCATTCCTGTTGGGATGGCGCTCCCTGAGAATGGCCGACAGCGTAGAAAAGACACACGCCATTGGGTCGCCCGATCGTGCCTTTTGCAACTGACGCCTCACGCCGGCGATTGCCCCGTCCGAGAGCGTCGGTGCTGCCCGAGGGGCGACGGTAGGTCGAGGTCGACGTACCATCGTCGCCATTCCCTTGGTGTCCCCAATGTGCCTTTTTTTTGTCGGCGCCGTATCTATGTTGTCCCTAGCCTTTTTGTCCTTTTCTGTCTGCCCGAAAATAGGGGTTGCGCAAAAAAAATATAAAAAATATAAAAATAAAAGAGACAGGCACGCAGCGGGTCGTGCAACCGCACGCCTTTTATTGGGGTTTCCCTGGCGGCCGACTTTTTTGGCGCTCTCTCTCTTTTTTTGCCGACGCGCAACCCGAGTCCTCCACTGCTTTCTTTCTCCTTGATGTCGGCCGCCGCCCCCGCACGACCATCAGCCTTTTGTTTCTGTTGGGCACACAGACCCTTTTTGATTTACAAAAGAAAAAAACACAAAAGAGGCGATTGGATTGTTGATTTTTTTCGTTTTTGTTTATTGTTTTGTTTTTATATTTTCCAAAACAAGGTTTGCGGGGACGGGAGCACCGCAAAGAGGGTGCATCAAAAAAAAAGAAAGCAAAAAGCCTGCGCAAAGTGCAATGGTCACGGTGGGGGCGTAAAGGGCGGCGGGTAGTGGGGCCGGAGGGCGCGAGTCGCAGCCGACCAATCTCATTGGCCGTCATGCCGGGGTAGACGCGTCGCGCGAGGGTGCGCACAAAGCCCGGATCCAGCGGCTCCATGAGCGCGTCAGCCGGGTCCATGCCGCCCGTGTCGAGGCCCGCCGCCGATGCCAGGGCAACCAAGGCCGCCGCATAGAGGCACATACGACTTGATCGCTCCTCGGGTTCCAGCCGCGCACCCGCGCCAAAAGCCGGCCGATAGAGACGCACATAGCGCCACAGGGCGCGACGCAGGGCGAGGTCATTGTGCGCGGCAACGTCAATGACGCCGCCGCCGTGCTCGACCAGCATTTCGATGATCTCGCTGCAGCCGCGGTCAGCGGCAAAGGCCACGAGAAAGTCGCCGTGGGCGGCCAGATCAATGGCGCCGGCCTTGAGTATGAGGTCGAGCGCCGCGGCGTGGATGTCGCTCAGCGAGGCCATGCGGCTGGCCGACGAAAAGACCACCATCTGCGCCACGGCCATCATGAGCACGTCGGCGGGGCGGCACGCCCATCGCTGTATCATGCCGGTACCTGGTCGCCCGGATGGTGGTTCAACGCCCACATGGCCCAACAACTGGCCCAGCACGCCGACGCTCATGAGCGCCGCCCAAAAGAGCGGGCACCATCGCTCCATGGCCTGCGTGTAAAAGGGACGCCCGCCCGATGCGCATGTGCACGGCGCACGCATCATGGCGTGCCCATGGCCGTCGACCTGCCCAAACCCGTGATCCCCGACGGCAATGACAGAGGCGTTCGTGCCTGTGTCGTTGACATCGGGCAACGCCTGTTGGTGCCCATCGCCTTCTTCATGTTGGGACGCCATGCTGTTGCCGACGATCGTAGTGATCATGGAATCCGTCAGCGCAGATGGTTCTTGACCTGTGATGGCCCTATGGTCATCATCCTCGACTAAATTGGTGATTTCGTCGGCACCGTTGGTACTATTGTCGGTGTCGCCATCTTGGCCATGGACGGCATTGTCTGTTTGGGTGTGGCCTGCTGGAATTGCGGCGACCGACACGTCTGCCACGTGACCATTATGGATCGCGACTGTCTCGCCGTCGTCGTCGCCATACCATAGGGGCGCCGCGGCGCAGTTGGGTGGGTGTGCATGCGCCGTCAAAAAAGAGAGCGGACCGTCGGCGACCAACGCCGTCGGGTCCTCGCACACGAGGAACCACAGGGGGTCGGACGCGGGTCCTTGGACGCGCCCGCCGATTTCGCGTCCTTGATCATCGATCCACACAATGGCAAAGGTCATGCCGCCGCGGCACACACACCGCGCAAGGTCGGCGCGACGGACAGCCAGCGCATGACCATTGTTGCTGTTGGATCCCGCCGGAATGACCTGCGCAGGAGCCGTCGGGTCGGCGGCGCCATCCCAAGCAACGGCTTCGTGTCTGGGCTCACTGTCGCTGCCGTTTTTGATTCTGTCATCGAGGTCATCGCCGGTCCACAGGCTCGCTCTGCCTGGCTCGTCGTCCCCTGATTCTTGCCCATCATCGCCGTCGCCGTGGACATGTTTATGACCGCGGCGGCTGCCGACAGTGTCATCCTCATTTTCGTCATCGTCCACAAGACTGGCATAGACACTGGCGTGCGGCTCATAGTCGCCGTCATCATTGCCACTATCATCGTCGCCGCTGCCCTCGTCGTCATCATTTTCAATCTCAAAGAGTGTGTCATAATCGACCTCAAAGTCGCCATCACCACCACCGCCACCGCCACCGCCATGCGGCTGCACAATGGGAACCGCAGTTACGACGGCCACGGGCATGGGTCCAGTTCCGCTCGGTAGCACATGGGCACTGCCATCGCCAACGCCCTGTTGGTCGACGGGACTCGGATCATGGTGGTCCTCGCGATCAGCATCGCCTTCGTCGCCCTCGTCCGTGTCGGCCAGCGGATCGTCGTCATAGGCGTCCAAGTAGGTCCCGCCGTACGCGTCACCTCCGTTATCGTCCTCATCCTCGTCGTCATCATCGTCGCTGTCACTCCAAGGGCCTCCCGGCTGGCCACGCGCGCACGCATCGCACAATCCCGGATGACCGGGGCGCCGACACGCCGGATCCTCATGCAGGGCGCAGCGTCCCAGGTGGGCGGCGCCCGGATGGTCGACAGGATCGGCATGGCCCGTGGCCAGCAGCAACTGCACGCCGATGGCACTGTTGAGCCGCACGCATTCGAGCAGGGGCCGGTTGTGACGATAGGTCACATCCAAGCGCCACTTGGCACGCCCGTCCAAGAGCACACGCATGAGCGCCAGGTCACCCGCGCGACACGCCTCAACGAGCAGCGCCGACGCGTTGGCGCAGCGGTAGGCGTCGAGCACCGCGGGCACGTCTTTGGCGTGGCGTCCCACAAGCCGGGCGGCCAATGTGGGTCCCGTGCCATTGGCACCCCAGCGCACGCGGTCCGACGCCGGATCGAGCGTGGCCCGGCATGCCGCCGCCATGGTGCGGCTTGTGAGGAGCAGTGCCATCCAATCGCCAGGGTGCGGGCGAAACAGGCTCACGATCCTGCACACCATTTCCGTGGGCAGGGCGTCGGTGAGCGATACCCGCTCGTCGTCATCGGCACGATGCATCGGGCGCGCGCCGTTGGTAGGATCGGCGCCTGTTTCCGTTGTTGTTGTACTGGGCAACCTCTTTGGTCCGCCCACCCTCGGTTATTTGAGTTGTCGCGCCCACCCAGATCCTAGAGGCGACGGGCGACGCAAAGACTTTGGGAAAAAAATGTACGCAGGCGGCCGCGAGGCGTAGAGCAGGCGGTGGCAGCGGCACACCAAGGCGGCTCGGGTGATGGGGTGCGATCGATCGGCCGGCGTCCTCCCTGTTGGCGTCGCGCGGGCTCGGTTTTTTCCCAGTCGGCCCCATCATTCCGTGCGCTGGAGGCACCATGGCACCCGACGCGGCTCACGGCCCCGAGAGGCGCCCGCGCACCTGATCCCCCCTTTTTCCCCTCACCACCTTGGCGCTGCCGCCCGTGTGCCCCCACCGCAACAATGGTGCACAGCATCAAAAAAATGTGATCTCGGCCCATCTTGTGCCAGATGCCCATTGCTGCCTGTGCATGGGGCCTTTGGTGACTTTTTTACATCCGTCCAGATGTGCTTTTTTGTCGAGTTTTTTTGTCGAGGCTCTTTTTTTTACTGGGCTGGCCTTGTGTTTGAACCATTACGTCTTTGCAACCCGGCGCTGCCTTTTGGCTACCGGCGCGCGGTAATCGCCTCCTTTTCCGGGCGCCCGCCATCGCGCATCGGAGGGACCGCCTTTTTTGTCGTCCCTTTTTCTTTCTTTTTCTTTTATAAAAAACATTTCAGTCTTTTTTGTCGCCAGACAAAAAAAGCGCAAACCTACACAAACATTTGGCGCACGATCGGCCGCTTTCTTTCTCGATCGGCGTGATGGCCGCGGTCCAACAATTGAAACCAAAAAAAGAACCCATGATAGAGGCGGGTACGGCGCCAGGGGGGCTTTTTGCATGGTCCACAATAATGGGCTAGTCGGCGCCGGTGGTCGATGCGTCACGTGTTGACGTCTCTAGCGAGCATGAGCAGCCCGACGAGGAACAGCACTCGGAACAGCACGAGTAGGCGTCGTCCGAGCGCTCGGGAATGTCAAAGGCCACGGGCAACAGCGTCGTCACGGCGTCCCGCACTCGGTCGGCGTGGCCGTGCGTGGTATCGCCCGTGGTGCCGCTCGACGTACTGGGTGATGTTGTTGCCGATGCCTTTGAGGCCGTGGAGGGGTCGCTGGTGGCGCCCTCGCGACTCGGCGCACTAGCGGCACTCGTGTCGACGCACGACACCTCGGCCCGTTCCCAACGCTCATGTGAGGCGCACCACACACGCTCGGTTCCATCGTCGTATACGCGACGTCGACGCCGGCGGCGCCGTTCGCCACCCGAATCCTGATGACGAAATGACGACGCAATAGGGACGTGGCGCGCCGGAGCCCGCTCATAGGCCGTCAGAAGGCGATCGCGCAGGCGGTCGATTTCGTGGTGGACGGCGTCGGTGACGGCGTCGGCGGCGGCAATGACCTTTGCCGCACGGCGACGCACGGCGCGCTCGGCAGCACCCAGGGCCACGAGCGTGCGACGCGCAAACTCGATCGGATCGAGGCCCACATTCTGATGGGTGACAACGCGCACCTGCGCATGCACGCCACGGCCGACCGCCCAGGCGAGGCCCGTAAAGAGGGACGCGCTCGCCGCCACGTCGAGACCGGCCGCCTCCAGGGCCTTGACATAGACTTGGGCCGACGACCGGCGCCCGTGGGCACCCGGCAGGTCTGGCACACACGCCCGATAGAGGTGCACCCACGGGCGGCGTCCGCCGTCGTCCACGCGCTCGGCCGTGTAGGTGCCCGTCGCGGCGGCCAGCGGCGAACGGACCGCAATGCCATTGAGCGTGACGCCCTGCTCGTCCCCATCACTGTCACCCTCGTCGTCTTCACTGCCGCCATCACTGCGGGAGCCCTTCTTGTCGTCGTCGTCGCTGTCGTCGTCGTCGCTACTTTGTTTTGCGTGGCCGTCTTTTTGATGGCGACGGCGGCGGCGACGGTGGCGACGGTCCCTTTTGGCGCTGCCGCCAAAGTCGAGGGCGTGCACGAGCGCCAGTGCATCGCCGTCACCCCACGGCGCCTCAATGAGGCGCGCGTCGTCGTAGCATCCGCGCCACAATGTCAGCACGCCTTCGGCCACGCGGCTCGACCGGTGGGCCGTCGGGATCGGATCGTCCATTGGCTCGCTTTTCTTTTGTGGCGTGCGCGGATGGGGGCGCTTGTCGGTAGAGCCACTCTTTTTTACCTCTTGTGTGCGTCCCCTTGTCTGTGCGCCCGCGCGGCCTGTGCCGCTCGGCACGCGCCGCCTCCTTTTTTTGCCTGCTCTTTTTTTTCTCGCCTCTTGGGCGTATGCGCAAAAAAGAAATGTTGGTCGGCGCCAAAAAGGACGCCACCGCCGCTGTCATGCCTCCTTGCCTGGCTTGGATTCCTCTCTTTCTCTTTCTTTTTTGGACAAAATTGCAAATTTTCTTTTTTTCCAGCGCGTCTTTTTTTTGCCTGGCGCCGGTGGCGCACAAGACAGGCGCACACGGGCCATCGGGGCCGACAGGCGCATCCACAACAATAAAACCATTTAAAAAAAGATAAAAAGGCAAAAAGAAAAAGAAAAAAGACAAGAGACAGCGCAAAAAAGGACCAGTGCGGCGTTCTTTTTTTCATCTTTTTTTTCTTTCAATGGCACCACAAACTAGATCGATTGGCGGCGTCGGCAGCGCAGGCGCGCGGTCCACCGCTGGCACACGGCCCCTTGCTGGCCGGTCATCATTTTTTTTTGCGTGCGCGTGCTCAGCAGCAAAATCGAGAGGCGCCAAAGACTGGCGCAACGGCGCCAAAGGCCGGTGCCGCTACGCCAAAGGCCGGCGCGGCGACGCCAAACGGAGAGGCCACGCCGAATGCGGGCGCGGCGACGCCAAATGGAGAAGCGACGCCAAAGGCCGGTGCGGCCACGCCGAATGGAGAAGCCACGCCAAAGGTCGGTGCGGCCACGCCGAATGTGTGCGCGACGGCTACGGTGGGCGTGGCGACAGCCACGGTGGGTGTGGCGACGACACCAAAGGGGTGGTAGACGGGAGCAACGCCAAACGGCGAGGCTCCATAAACAAAGGACATAAAGTGGTCGGGCGGAGGGGCTAGCGAGGTGACGAGACAAGGCAGGGACGCTCACAGAGAGGTTGAAGCAACGGGGCGGGAGCGGACGCGTGGAGGAGGGAGACGGGTCAGAGAGCGGGAGCGGGAAAAAGGCGATGATCTCTCTGCGCGCGCGCGTGCGTGCTGTCGGCCGGTGTGTTGGTGTGGAAGCGTCGGGTTGCCTTTCTGTCGGGTCAGCCTCCTTTCGCGTCGCCGCGAGGCGGGCGCCTGCCATGCCGCCGCAGGCACGCGTGCCTTGCCGACCCGGCCTGTTGTTGTCTCTTTGCCATTTTTGTTGGTTCTCTGGGTGCCGGGTGTTCGTGGGACAGTTGCGTCCTTGGGGCGTCTCCGACGGCCTCTTTCTCGCGCCGACCCCACCGTACGCCTTTTTTCGTTCCTTTTCCCTTTTTTTGTTTCTTTTTCCAAAAGAAAAAAAAAGGCGTGCGGCCGTTGTGCGCAACTTTTTTTGGTCCGTCCTGCCCCTGTGTCGGTCTCGCTCTTTTGCCGCCCAGCGGAGAGAGAGGAGAGAGAGAGAGCAGTCCCCCAAAAGATCGGCGCCGGTCTCATTCCAAACAAAAAAAAGAGATTGGACGACGGGCCACAAACAGGAAGCAAAACAAATAATGAAAAAGGAAAAAATAGTAAAAAAAATGGGAAAAAATTGGGAAAAAGAAAAACAGACAACAACCGCACATGCTCACTCTTTTTTTGTGGTTGTTGCAGCCGCGCATCGTGCTGTGCCGGTGCGCGCTCGCGCCGACATCTCCCAGTGTCGCCCGCGCGGGCAACCGGCGGGTCGAACAAGAAAGAAAGAGGCAGGCGCCGCCGACGCAGCGCCCACGACCAAAAGGCGCCCGACGCCAAAGGCAAGGACACACGCAGGTGTGGAAAAAAAAGACAAAACCACACGCGCGCGAACCGTGCTAGGTTTTTCTATTCTCTATTTTTTCCAATTTTTGTTGGACGACGAGGGCGCCGCCAGCCGAAAAAGAGCGGCGGACGCGACGCCCACTGGCGCCTTCTCCAAGGCGAGCGAGACGCACCGACAGGTTCGTGCCGCCAACGGCGACAACCACCACGGCGCCGCCGCCGCGCAAGACCAGCGCGCTATGGGCCGGGGCCATGCAGACGCACCCTGGATGTGTCGTCGCTGCGCGCGCCGGCCCCATGACGGCGATCGACCCTATACGACGGCGGCGGCGGCGACGGCAACAGACGGCCAACGCCGCCACACCACCACAAACCACAACTACAACAACGGCAACAATAATGACAACAACACCAATGTCAATGAGGACACTGCCGTGTTCGACTATATCGTCGTGGGACTGGGCGCCGCCGGCAGTGCGTGTGCGCGCGCCCTCAGCGACGACCCGACCGTGTCGGTGCTGGCGCTCGACTGGGGACCGGACCGGCGCGCCGACCCGACGGCGACCGACCTGTTGCGCGGGGCCGACGCCGCTCACGATCCGGGCACGTCTATCCGCGTGGGCGGCGCCGCCGAGCCGGGCCTCCTGGGCGCCCGATGTGCACTCGGCGGCGGCCGCGCCGTCGGCGGCTCCACCCTGGTCGATTCGGCACTGTGGGGCACGGGTGGGACGCGCGAGTGGCGCGACTTTGCCAAGGCGTGCGCGCGCGCCGGACCCAGGCACGCCGGCGCCGACGTCTGGCTCCAACGCGTGGCCGCCGCCGCGTCGATCCCGCTGGCGCGCGTCGAGGCCTATGATGGACTACAGGACGCGCCCATCGGCGGCGCGCCCTCATCGTCGTCGACTGCCGCGAGCGCCACGGTACCTGGCCTGCCAAGCGCATATCGACGCCGTCCCTGGGATCCCGGCGGTTACGACAATGGCTTTGATTGCAATGGTTTTGTTCATGGCAACCCTGACCAGAAACATGGTTGGCGGCAAGATGGACGTCATGGCGGCATGGACAGCCGCCACCACCATTATGGGGGCAATCTGTGGGACGGCGGCGTACACCATGGTGGTCGAAATTCCCGTCGCGACGGCAATGGTGACGTGTACCGTGACGCCACTCGAGGGGAATACGACGATGGCGACGACGGCGACAATGACGCGCCCGACTGCCCGACACGAGGCACACACGGACGCGTGGCCGTACGGGCATTGCCGCCGGCATGGGATGCGCTGTCTGATTCCTTTGCACGCGCGGCGGGCCGCGTCTATGGCGTGCGCGAGGTGGCCGATCACAATGGACCGGCCGAGTTTGGCGTGGCGCGCCGCGTGCAGTTTGCCGTTGGTCTTGGACCGCCGCACGGGTTCAACCGCCAACCTGCCGGCGATGCCTTTGTGGGCCACAGCACGGAAAAGGACCGGTGCGCCCTGTGTCGCCGTCGCCGACGACTAACAGTCGTCGGTGGCGCATTGGTCGAGCGAGTCGTGTTTGGTCCGGTGCCGTCAGACCACCCCACAAGAGGCAGCGAGGCGCGCCCACGTGCACTCGGCGTCATCTACCTGGAGCGCGGCACAAAGGCCGTCCGCGCGCATGCCCGACGACGTGTTGTCCTGTGTGCGTCGGCCCTCACGCCGGCCCTACTCCAACGATCGGGCATTGGCGACCCACGTCTCATTGCCGGCATTGGCACGCGCCTCGTCTTTGCCAACGCGGCCGTTGGCTCTGGCTATCATTGCCCCTATGGATTCCGCATGGTGGCCTCGGTCGTCGCACAGAGCGACGGCGTAATGCCGGCGACAGGCTTGGGCCGTGGGCCACCCGATGTGCGCAGCGACCTCAACCCACCGGGCACCGTCGGCATCGTGTTGGCCCAAGACTCGACACGACCCACACGTCGACGTCGCCAGTGGTGCGTGCTCGCCGCAGCGGGTCCTCTCCCCGACTACTGGCCCGTGGCTGGAGACCCGCTGGTGCGGGCCGCCTCGCGCTGGGAGCCCTTTGGTGCCGCCCCGCCGTCGATGAGCGCCGCCGCCCTCCACGATGCGGCAAATCCGGGGGCGGCAGCGACAGCGACAACGACCGCCGTCATCAGCCTATCGGCATGGCTGCTCGACCCCACGTCGCGTGGCGGCGGCATCGAGACGCCCTCGGCCGACCCCTCGGTACTGCCTCGCGCCCGCCTGGGCCTCTACACCGACCCGGCCGACATGCGGTCCATGCGTGCGCTGGCTCGCAGCGTCGCACGACTCATTGATGCCATGGCGCCGACGCCCGACGGCCACCGCCTAGCGCTGGCCCACCCGCGCCCGAGATTGTTGCCGACGACGCCCTGCTCGACCTCTGGCTGCGCACCGAGGCCTTTTACGTGGCGCACCGACACGGTGGCGTGTGCCGTGTGGGTGCACCGCCCGTTGCCGGTGGCGGTGGCGCACGCGAGGCCGGCGTGGTCGATGGTCTCTTGCGCGTGCACGGCGTTGACAGCCTGTCGGTATGCGACTCGACCGTGTTTGACCACGGCATGGGGCCGGGCACGGCGGCAGGCACGGCGGCCGTGTTGGCCACGGCCTATGCCGACATGCTTTTAGATGGCATCGTTGACAGGCCACACCACGATGGCCGACCTACGTCGCAACGGCATCACAAACCGCACGAACCTAGGCCGCCACAGCGACCTAGTGAACACGCGCAGCGGCAGCATCACGAGCAGACGCAACGCCAAGAGCAGCACCGCCAGTACCAACAAGAACGCCTACCACGAGAGCATCCCGTCCATGAGCGTCGTCAACATCAGCCGACACAGCAAACAACAATGCGCAAGGCTGGCGACAGCAGCGCGCGCCAGGCCTTGTTTGTTCGGGTCGTCCAGCAGAGACAACAACAGCCGATAGCGGCCCCGCTGGCCAGGCAACAGCATGTCGCCGTCGGGCGCCCGCCGCGACGCGGTGGTGCAGAGGCCGACCGCCGCGAGCCGAGGCGAGGGATGCCGGTGCGTTCAGCATTCTCCTTTGTCACGGCGACGGCACCACGCGCGGACGACGGCGTCGCGCCACCGCCGCCCAACCGACGTCACCGATGATACCGTCTCCCATTTTTTAAATAAAATAAAAAATGAAGAAATAGAAAAAAGGCGGTGGCCTCTGTGCAAGTCTTTTTCTTTTGTTTTTTTCGCGCGCCTCCTTTTTTCGCCATCTTTTTTTTCCGATAAAAAAAGTGCCCAATGGCAAAAGACTGACGGGAGCCAAAAGAGCAGCGGCGCGTGTCGGTGCAAGGGCACACAAAAGGGCTCGTGTCCTGCGCCTGGACGTCCACCACCGCGAGACCGCACCCGTCGGTGACAAGGAAAAGGCTACCGCCGCCACAAGACACCCCACACAGCGACCGCACAGGTACAGAGGAAAGAAAAAGGCCGCCGCCATCGCCAAAAACAAGATCCAATATAGAATAGCCAAGTCGCCGGCCGATCGACACCATCACCCCAAAGAACATGGCGACGCCACAGATTACACGGGCCGCACGCAACGCCGCTGACACGCGACTCAATGCCATCCTTGCCGAGGCCATGGCCCCGCCGATGCCCGACCAAGAAGAAGAGGATTTATATGAGGAACAATACGGAGAAGACTATGAGGAAGACTATGAAGACGACGAGGAAGAAGGAGGAGAGGGTGAGGACTACTTTTTCAAGCGTGTTCGCAGCCTTGACACGCAACTCAGGTCCAAGGAGGAAGAGTTTGCCTCACGCGCGCGACGCCTCATGTCGGAACTCAACCGGGCCGGGACCAACGCTATCGAAGCGCTCGACCGCGTCGCAGCCATGGCACAGAACAGGGCCGTAACGGAGCGCGACCTCGCGCAGGTTATCAATCGCGACGTGGTGCCGACGCTCAGGCGTATCGCCGAGGCCAGCGCCTACGCGGAAGGCCTCGACCGCGAGGTCCTTGGCGCAGGCGGCGCCGACCGCAGGACCTCCCGCATCTATGGCATGCTTTGCACCGAAATCGACGAGATCGCCGAAGAGTTTCAAGCCAATGTTTCGGTCGACCCGGCCAAAGTGGTTCAACGATTTCTTGGCGGCGGTCCATTCCAAGTGTACAACCCACTTACCGGCATCGTCACGGTCGATCCTGCCCTGTTTGCCGCCGACGACGAACGCTTGCGGCTTGTCGAATCGGTCCGGCAAAAGATCAACGCAATCAGACCTGTCACTGGTCTTTCGGACAACCAGGCAAGCGCGCTCGATGACCTGCGTCGACACTGTAGCGAGCGTCCAGCGCAGATTGCCCAAACAGTGAGGAATGAGGTGGCCGGCGTCATACAAGCCATACGCCTCCAGGGGGAGCAAGTGGTGCCGGCACTCATCGACGCACTTAACCAGCGTGGCGTGCGCGCCGCCAGTTCAGGTGGCCAGGCTCTGCGCGCGCTTGAGAAGGCCCTCGCCGATGCCTTTGGCGTCCAGGTGGCCGTCGAGGTCAGCGAACCGCAGATCGACCTCGATCCCTATTATGCGCAATTGTTCGATGCGTGCAACAATCCCTATGGCATCGACCGCGCGCGCGTGGCCCACCTCGCCGAGATTGTCGGTGTGCCGTCTGAAGTCATTGCCGGCCTCGACGCCCACGGCATCTGCCAGGCCGCCATGCAAAATGGCTTTTAGAGGAGGAACCCCATTGGGAAAAATGATCCGGAAAGTGGTCCTTTTTTCTTTTTTTTTGATGATTTCATGACAAACTCAATCAGGAAACAAAAATAAATTGAAAGTCGTTTTTAAGAAAAAAAGATCACCTTGGGCACGGCGACAAGAATGCGCCTCGCCTCCCCGCAGGAATCCATTTGCAGGCATAGGCCTTTTTTACAGGCCACGAGCGCGGGTTCTTTTTTTTGTTGCTCACCAAAAAGAAGGGCGACCACGTCGCGCCGGCACATGGGCAGGAATCCCTGCGCGCCAAGAGGCAAGGGAGGGAGCGCACGACTGCCGCGTCCACAAAAAAAAAGTAGGAATTTCAGAGGCGCACAGGTCTGCAAAGAAAGACTAGAAAAAGAAAAACGGCAAGAAAAATATATACACGCCGCACCGCAACCGACACGACGGCAAGCAAAACCCGAAAAAAATGGACGATATAGGGAATCGAGTCGACGGTTGGTTCGACTATGCCCGGCCGGGCCACGGACATGACGGGCGCGATCTGCGGCGTCTGTGTGACCTCTATGCGCAGCAGATCAACGACGACGCTGACCATCGGGCCGTTGCCGACCTTGTCCCTTGGAGACACTGTTGGCCGGCGGCGCCAACCTCAACCCGCCCTGCTATGTGGCCGATAGGATGCTGGCGCCCGTCATTTGCGACGTCTACAGGGACTTTTGGGAGAGCATAGCCGCCTTTGACGACACTCACCGCGGCACGCTCAACGCTCTGCCATGGCCCCCGACACCGGCTGGCGTCCTGGCGACCGCGGCCGGCGTCGAGTATGACGCCATGAGCGACGCGCCCATTGGGCCGCCATATACGCGCGAATCGGCTGCCACGGTCTCTGCGGCGGCCCTCGCCGTGTTGCCCGTCATTGCTGCGCGCGTGCGCGGTGGCCGCGCCTAGTTTTTCTTTCTCTATTTTTATTGTTGTTGCAAAACCCCAGAGAAAGTGCCTTTCCCTGTTCCCCGGTGCTCATTACCTCCTTTTGTTCCACCAGAAAAAAAAGTGCAAGAGAAAAGGCGACCGTGCATTGCGCCGGTCCTTTTGTTGTCATTGTCGTCATAAGAAACATAAGTATGTTTTTTGGTTATGATCATGTCGCCAGAGGGAGGTCGCCTATGGCGGCCGCAGTGACAAAAAAATGCGAGCACGCACCAAAAGAGAGAGAGCGCATGTCTACTTGAGCGAGACCAAGACATAGGCGGCGATCGCGGTCAGCCCCAGAATGCCCGCTGTGGCCGCAATCTCGCGTACGTTGCCATCCACTGTCGGCAGCATAGAGGTCGCGCCAGAGCACGAGGCATTGTCACTGCTCGGTGCCACTTTGCGCAAAGGCGCCGCCGTGGATTGGACGAGTTGCGGATGCAAGAGAGCGTCGATTTGGGCGTGCCTGGTCTTGGCCCACTTCAAGGCATCGGCGAGCGCCACAGCATCAATTTGCCCGCATATCATCGGACGCTCGGCTCGCCCGACATGATAAAGAGGGCCAACTTGTCTAGTTCAGCACGCAGGTGGGTCCGATCATCGTCCGAGAGGACAGCGGGCGCCATCGCTGGCGATGCGGTCTCGTCGCAGAGACGCGCCAACGAATCGATGCCCAACATCAAGGCCGTAAATTGCAGGCCCTTGGCCGAGGTCCAGTCGATGCAGCCGGCGCCGTGACGCAGGTACTCGATCACCGTGCGAAAGTGAGCCGGGTCGCAGTTGACATAATGGGGTGTATCGGGATGTGCCTCGGCCATGGCGGCCAGGACCGAGCCCTCGTCGGCCGTGGCCAACAGGGCCGCGGGCACGCGCACCGTCTCACCGGCCACGTCAATCTCGACCAGGCGCGTCGTGTCCACCACTGTCGCCGCTGCCACCGCCAGGCCAGAGTGGGAATCAGCCAGAGAGGAAGAAGAAAAAGAGTCGCCCATGGTCACTGTGTCTTTTTTTTTTGAAATAACTGTGTCTGTCTCTCTTTGTGCAGTTGTATTGGGGTTGAATGCGCACACGCCATGCCGTCTCTTGTCCCTTTTTTTTCTTCCAGTCGCCAACACGACAGGCTGTTTGACCTCTTGAGGCAACTTGTGCGGCCGGACCCAAAGCCAACCAAAAAAGCCAACAGTCTGCCGGCTGCCCGACGAGCCGCCAATGTGCAATCTACCTTGGAATGCGCCGTCGCTCGCCCAGACATTTGCCGCGACTCGCCACTCCGTGCCGGCACCTCTTGTTACCAACAACAACAATAACGGTAACAATTCTCGGCGTGGATTGGTCGATTTGCAAAAAAAATCTCAATAAACGGCATGGACCCAAAAATCGCCTCTCTAGAAAAACTTGGCCGCCGCCGTCAGCGGTCCTTTATGCTGTGGCCGGGCCTTGTTCGCAAGACAAATACAGGACCGCAGTTGCGCGAGACAACCATTTCATTTTCTTTTAGGAAAAAAACACATCCATATATACATAGATAGGCAATCCCAAACCCATGGACGACAACCCGTCTATGATCACGCTCGACCTGACCGCCGGGGATGGCGACTTGGTGCACCGCGCGACACTGCCCAAAGCATCTTTATGCACGTCGGCCACCTATTTTGCCTCGATGTTGGCGGGCGGATTTCGCGAGGCCCTGCCCGATGTACAGTGTGGTGCCGTGCGTATCGAGGTGCCGCCGTTGGCCGGCGCCGATGCCGCCCGACTGGCTCGATTCTGTAATCTCCTCGGCGGTATCGCGCAACCTGCACCAGCCGACGTTGCTTTTGCCGACGCCCTACTCTATGTCGGCGCTCTGGAGATCGCCCAGGCTTGCTCCAATGCGGTGACGGCGGTACTGGACCTGTGGGGCCAGAGACCCTGCTGCACCACCGTGGCGGTGCCGGCTGGCGCCGAGGCCCACGTGCCCGATCCAATCGACCCACTGGCTCTGTCCGAGTTGGCCAAGACCGCACTCTTGGCCTATGCCGTGCGCCTGCGCGCCGAGGCCTGCGATGCGCCATTGGATTCCAACATACTACCGAGGCCTCGGCGTCTGGTATTCGATGCGCAGCGATTTTGGGACAGGGCCTGCGGGCCTGCAAGAGATTGCAATGGCGACGGCGACGAACCGCCGTGCCGTGCCAGCGGCGCACAGAATCCCCCCATGCCAGCGCCAGGCGTCGCGCGTCCGCTTTTACCAAGGCCTGGGCGAGGCACTGATCGAGACTGTGCGCACGCCTCTGATCAATACCAGTGATCCTGGATCAATCGACTCGGCATTGGCGTGGGTCTATGGCGACAACGACCAGATAGCCTCGTTGGCCCTGGCACAGGCTCTGCGCGACTGGTCTCGCCCATTGTTTCCAGTCGAGTACGCCATCGGCGGCGGTCACACGCTCCTCGACCCTTTTGCCTTGCCGACGACCCTTGAGGCGGTGGGCTTTGCCGATCACCCGGCGCTCGTGTCGGGCCGAGGCGCCTTTGAGCACGCGCTGATCAAGGCCTTTCCCGTGTTTGGACCCTTGGTCATACGCGACGGCCTCTTGCGCGGCGACAATGTCGTTCTCGCCGGCGGCAGTGTCGTCGACGCCATGCAGTCGCCCCATCTGCGCGCGTCACGAGGCGACATGGATCTGTGGGTCTATGGATCAGACGATGATCGTCGTCGCGACGTATTTGCCAAGGTTGCCGAGACAATCTTTGCCGCCGTACCCAACTGCCGGTGCGTGGTCTCGGGGTCGGTGGTCTCTTTCCATGCGCCGTCCTCGACCGCCAACAAGGACGACAATATCAAAGACATCAAACACGGCACTGACGACACAGGCACAAGAGACGGCAATGACAAAGATGACCAAGGGCACGTCGAGACCCTCCAGATTGTCTATACCGACTGCCGCACAGCGGCACAGGTCATTGCCGGGTTTGACATGGGCCATGTGTGCGCCTACTATGACGGTCGCGCGGTGCGCGCCATGGCCGAATGCGTGTGGAGCATTATCGGCCGCGCCAGTCGTCCTCTCCCCGGCATTGCTGCGCGTCCCGACCGTCTGGCCAAGGCCAGTCGCAAAGGCTTTGCCGTCTCCTCTGCGCCGTCTCTGACCGCCCCCGCCCTGACCGATCCCGTTGCGTCGGCGTCGGCGTCACCACCGTCATCCATGACATCCTCATCGTCATCGGCGTCATCATCATCAACAACATCAGACGTGCCACAGGGCGTACCGATGACTGGGCAATCGTCGCAAACAAGGGCGACACCCGACGAGATCTCGACTCGACTGATCGCACGGCCCAAGCAGCAACAAGAGTGCGTCGACCTCCCGTCTCTCCTGGCGGCCTTTGATTTTGCGCCCCTGTTGCGCAATCCGTACGAGTTTGCGCGTCGCCCTGCCGCCGCCACTGTCGCCCAGACGCCAACTATCGATGTCGCTGTCGATCCGAGCCTGCAGGCGTCCAATAGATCACCATCACGGTCCTCTGGATGTGCGTCCACAACGCGTTCGACGACAACAGCAGAATATGTATGTGCGCGGTGCGGATCGACCGACCCGCGTCATGAGATCTGTGCGCGTGTTCTGAGCGAGCATGGTTCGCCCAATGGCATGACCAAGGGCATCCTGCGCCGGCCGCGCCCGATCCGCCTGCCGCTATCGCGCATGATGGGCAACCCTGCGTGCTACCGCTGCAGCGAAAACAGCCAACGCAAAAAGTACAAGTGCACACGCGAGGGCACATGTGCCTACCTGGGTGCGCCGTCGACGCCCGAGCAGGACCATGAAGACGCTGCCGACCGGTGGGGCTACTGGCCCGCCGACCAAGCCGTCCAACGAGGACGCGACCAGATGGCCTATCGGCGCGCGCGTCAAGCGTACCTCTGTGTCTCGCTGGCGCTGGTCTCGACGGATCGCGACGTGCCCCACCATCGTGCGCGCACAAGGCCGTCGCCCGTGTTGGCCCGACTCGACGCGCTCCATGCCTTTCTGTCGGCGGCCCTAGGACCCACAGTTGAAAACCTTGACGCCTACTCGTACCGCCTGCACGGCGTGCTGCCGTACGGCACATCGCCAGATGGCATCGCGCAGGGGACGACGCCGGAGCGGTTCACCTGGTACATTCCACGCACACTACGCTGGCACAAGGACGAAGAGCACCGCGTGCTCGCCTACGTCTCTCGCTGGTCGTCCTTTGTCGACGGCCTCACCGGGAGGCCCGCTGATCCGCGCGACTATCCCATCGGCACGCTGATTGGCGGCACGCTCGCCCTCGCTTGCGTTGTGTATGACGTGGGCGTCATCAAGCCCATGATTGACGCCGTGGCTGTGCGCGCCTACCCGCCATGGTTCTTTTACACGGCCGCCCTGCTCGACCCCTAGGCGACCCCCTCTCTTTGCAGCAACCGCGCCCACCACAATGTCCCCCGCCCCTTTTGCATTTTTGTCTGCCGATCCCCCTTTTTTTTTAAATAAAAAAACAACACAATAGATTGCACAACAACGACGGCAGAATGGATCGATGCTATGTTGGCCCTGCATTTTTGTCTGGTTCTCTCATGGCCCAGGCCGACTGTGCGGTCTCGGGCGTAACCAACATAAAGGAACCTTTTGATTTTTTCCTATTCTGGCAATGTCGTGTGGAATGTTTGTGTTTTTTGTGCACCAAAAATCATGGACCGTCACGCGTGTAGGCGGGATTTTCGGTTTCGGTTTCAGCCTCTTCTTCTTCTTCAAAAAAAAAGGGAGACGGGCAAGGTATTTGTCGGTGTCTTTTTTTTATCGTGGTGGGGTATCTTGTCGGCGCGAAGAGGCGGCCGTGGCGAGAATGTCATTGTCTCTTTTCGCGCACACCCGCCATTTTTATTTGCGTGGGCATTGGTCCCTCAAAAAATAAAATCGGGCGGTTGGGCGACAATAGGGCAAAAAAAACAAAAGAAAAAGGGTCTTGAGGCGCCAAAGGCCATCATCACTGCAAGGATGACCGACGAGAGACGCAACAGCGAGGCCGAAAAGTTTGCCACGGAATCAACCGCAATCGGTCCCGGTGGGCGTCTGTGGTACACGGCAATCAACCGGCGCACGGCATGGGAGCGGTTCCTCGCCCGACACCCGTCGAGCGAGCAGTCGCTGGCAAGGGACTTGGGCATGAAATTCTTTTGCGCGACCAACCGCGACCGGCCTGAAAAAGGTGGTGGTCCGCTCGACGATCAGATCGGCGGGTGGTGCCGCACCCCTGGGTGGCACTACAACCCCATCAGACTGGCGTACGACCGCGCCCGGCGCTATTGCAAGTTTACCGCCGAGCCAGAGCGCTGCGTGGCCGACCTTGTTACAACCATCTACGAGGACGAGGACGACGGCGAGTCACATCCCGTGCCCTACCTGGCGGTCGACGATGTCCCCAAAATCATCCGACAATGTGGCATTGCGCACCTCCCCGGCCTTTACGGGGCTGTGACCGATGTTGCGCTATGGCGTGCCACCGCCGAGATGGGCGGTCCCATCGATGCCATAGCCAGCGGCAACCTCTCTCCGGGTGTGCGACGCCAATGGCTTGAAAGAGCGGCCAGGCGCGAGGGTGCCAGCGACGGATCCCTCGTGTGCCTGCGCGAGGCCCTGCCCTTGCGCGAGCGCCCCGACGACAAGGATTGGCGCTGATCCTTTTCTTTTTTCTCTTTTTTTCTCTTTTTTTTTCTCTTTTTATTTCACTCTTGCCGCCCCTCCACCCGACAATGGGCGGCACCGTGCAGGGGATCCTCTGTCGAAAAAGAAAAAAAGAAAAGAACAAGTTTCTTTTGTTTCCCACTCCAAAGATTTGGGACGTTGTGGTACACTAGGAGGCGTTGTTGTTGTGACGGCGGCGATTGTTGGCCGTCGGGGCGCTGCTGCTCCCGAAAAGGCCGCGGCAGTATTCATAGTCGGGCGTCTCGGGAAAGGAGAGCGCGCGCGCATAGGCCAAAAACCGGGCAAAACACGGCGGGAGGCCGGCGCAGATGACGTCGACGCCCGTCTTGGCCTTGCAGTCGCGGATGCGCGCGCAGCGCTTGGCCTTGTTGTGGCCCGGTACGCTGTCCCACGGCAGAGAGCCCTTGGCCAACTGGACCAGCGTGTAGGCCAGAGCCTCGAGGTCGTCCCTCCGACTTTGCACTGTAATATTCCATCGCCCATTGCGGTCGTCGTCGTCGTTGTCGTTGTCGATTGCCCATGCGTCGCCAAAAGGAGGGATGCACACAAACACAAACAAAAAGGACACAAAAAGAGAGCGCGCATGTCAGCAAGACCACAACAATGGGCGTAGTGATTACAAAAAAGAATGGCCTGTCGGCAGCAAATCGTGCGATTCACCGTAATAATAATAATAATAATATTAATAAAAAAGAATAATAACGATAATGATGATCATCGAGCCGTGGCGCCGAGCGTGCGCGCGACATATAGTAAAGGTGGGCGGGGCAGACATACCGACGCCTGGTGCGTGTTGAGACTGGCATACTTGGCCGTGCCGGGCACGCTCGACCGGTTGCGTCGACGCTCATACTCGACGTGGGCGCCCGTGCGCGGGTCGCACCACCGCTTGGCGAGGCCATAGTCGACCATAAAGAGGCCGCGTCGTGATCGGTCGAGCAAAAAGTTGTGCGGCTTGACGTCGCGGTGGAGCCAGCCGCGCGCGTGCATGTGCTCCAGGTAGCGCAGGATGTAGCGCGCGATGCGCATGACGGCCGTCGGCGGCAGGTGACCCGACGCCTTGCCGCGCATGTAGTCATAGAGGCTGTCGCCCAGGAGGGGCATCACCAGGACGTCGACGCGCCGCCCGTCGCCCGCCGTCGCCGAGCCGCTCCACAGCACGGGCGGCACGCCGGGTCCGCCGGCGAGCGCGGCAAACACGACGGCCTCGTGGCGCAGGCTGCGCACCCGGTGCTCGCCCTTTTCCATCTTGATGGCCACGCGCACGCGCTGTGGGTCGGCCATGTCGACGGCCTCGTAGACGACCCCAAAGCCGCCGCTGCCGGCGACCCGCCCCAGTGCAAACCGGTCGGCGACGACCGTGCCCGGCTGGAGGCTGTCGCTCGAATCACTCGAATCGCCGGCCGCAGCGGCGGCAGCAGCGCCCTCGGCGGCCATCGTCGCCACGAGCGCCGCGGCCTCGCCAGACGAGATGGCGTGCGGATAGGCGGCCGCACGGCCGCGCCGGCCTCGATCGCGTAGGGCGTGAGCGCTGCTGCCGAAGATGACGACGATGACGACGACGACGACGACAGGCGACGGGCGCGTGGCGGTGTCCGCCGCCGCCGCGCCGCTACGGCGCGTCTGGGAATCTTGCGCTGGCGCTTGGCGGCGCGCGCCGAGCCGTTCCCGTGGCGCCCGCGGTTGGCCGCATCGCCGCCGCCGTCGCTGCTCGTCGTGGTGCCGCTGTCGGCGCCGCCCGTGCGGCGCTTGGGTTCGTGGCCCCGGTGGCGTTCGTGCCAAGGCATCTATTGCCCACTATGTATACGCGTACGCGCGCGCGCGATAAAGGAGAAAAAAGAGGCCGTCGACACGCAGGAAAAAATAGGGAAAAGAGCAAGGAAAAACAAAAACCAAACGGTACGGCGAGCGGGCGCGTGTGTATGTAAAGAAAAAAAAGGTCCTGTCGCCGAGTGCCGCGGCGAGACGGTGGCGATGCAAGCGCGTGTGCGTGATCCTCCTTCCTCTGGATCTTGGTTTTTTTCGTCCGCGCCTCGCCGTGCCGTCGAGTGCCGCCGGTCACACGTGCGTGCTCGCGTCGAGCCTTGCCCTCGCCGGGTCACTGCCGCCTCTGTGCCGCACTTTTTTTTTTGAAAAGTCGCTCTTGTGTGCGCGCACCGTGCCGCTGCGCTGCGTCGGTGTCTCGCCCCCGCTTTTTTCGTCTTTCTTTTCCCGCCTCGCCTTTTCCTCCTTCTTTTTTTGGAATGTGTTGGCGGCACCCGACGGCGCGCGCAAGAGGTCTCCGGGAAGCGCCGCACGCACGCAACAATTCGTCGACAACAACAGGGCTTTAGGCGAGTGCCTTTTGCCCCTTGGAGGCGCTGCTCTTGTGCGCCAGAGACTTTGTGTGCGCCGTCAACGCCGACAATTGCTAGCACTCTCGTCGCCGCCGCTGCCACGCACCACTAGGGGGGGGGGCGGGTCCTGTCGCATGTACATGGGCACACAAAAAGAGGGAAGAAAAAAAAAGGAGACGATTGTCGCCGCCGCCGTCGCTGTGGGCACGGCGGGTCCCTCTTTGGGCCGCCATGGTGGCTCGTGGCAGCGCGTGCAGTCTCTGCAGCGACCTCTAGGCAAAGCGCCCGGCGCCTCCTCCCTTGCCTGTGTGTGTGCGTGCTTGCATCCTTGCGTCCGCGCCGTCGCCCTCGCCGCGTCTGTTCCCCCCTCCAAGGTCTCAAACCAAGCCTCGTCCTTGGCCCATTTTACAACAGCAGCAGCAATGAGCACTGTCGTGGTCCCCGCCGCGCCCGTGGCCGCCGCCGTCGTGCCCGCGCCACCCGCGCCACCGCCAGCGAAACTCGTACCGCCATCTGCTGTCAAACCTAGTGCGTCGGTGGCGGCAGCGCCTGCCGTCGGCGCTGCTTCCGCTACTCCGCCCGTTGTGGTCGCTACGAGAACCACGACAACCGCTGCCACCACACCGAAACCAATCGTGGCAACGCCCACCGCTGCCGCCGCCGCCGCCGCCGCCACAGAGGCCGAGACCGAGGCCGCGCTGCGCGCACAAACCCTGGCGGCAACGGCCGCCAAGCCCAAGGGCCTGTGGGGCCTGCCCGTGTGGGCGTGGGTAGCGATCGGCGCTGTCGCGCTGGTGATTATATTGGTCATTGTCGGCGAGATCGTCAGACGTCGCCGAGGCGGCGGCGGTGGCAGCGCCTACACGCTGGTGGCCAACAGCAACCCAGTGTGCGACGTGGCCGACAACAAGTGCGACGTGGCCAGCGGCACCATGGAGGCCAGCGCCGACGCCTGCAAGGCGCGCTGCGACCGGACGACGGGCTGCGAGGGCGTGCTCTTTGACCGGTCGGGCGTGCTCGGCGGGGCCAACTGCTGGGTCAAGCGCTTCAACACGTCGCCGCCCAAGACCGAACCGTGGACGGGGGCCGATTTCTACTACAAGGCCAGGGCGACCGCCTAGTTGCACCCGTGTTTTTTTCCTCCCTGCCCACTTTTGCGTGTCCCCTTTTTTCTTGTCCCCCAAACAGGCGCCGCTTGCACTTTTGCAGATTTCCGCCTGTGCCGGCGCATCCTGCCAGGTCAAAAAAAAATGTTTTTTGTTTGAGAAGCGAGAACATCGCGACGGGTCCATCGACAAAAAAGGGCGCGGCAAGTCGGACTCGATCCTGGTGTCTCGGCCGCACACAAGGACAGAGCGCCCGCGCGAAAAACAAAGAGAGGGTTTAAAAATGGTTTTTTCTCTTTATTAAAAAAAAAGGGGCCAGTGTTTGGGGGCGCCGACGGGGCCACCGAAAGAAAAGAAAAAAGAGGGGCGACGTGTGGCGGCAGTGGGTCGGCGCACGGAAAAAGACGAGGGCCGGGCACAGACGCCGTCGCGTGACCTGCTGTCGGCGCCCAGAGTCGGAAAGGGGATGGACCATGAATGAGCACGGCCAGCCACACCGGTGCCACCGCCGTCATCGTCACCACCACCATCACCATCACCATACGCCGCGCCAATGTACGCGCGGGTGCCGCCACCGTCGAGAGCAGCGCGAGGCGCCAACGGACAGCAGTCCTGTTGTCGCAAATGCCAACGCATCTCACGCGACGCTCCGCCAGCCTCCGTGCGCGCCGCCGCCGAGACAGGACGCCACTGCGCCCCGCACGCGTGAATGGATCGACAGCGATACCCGAGACGACAGTGACGCCGATACAGAAGAGGAAGAATGGCGTCCCGCGTCAGTTGCGCCGGCGTGTCGCTGCCGTTGTCGCCGCCCAGTTCCTGTCACCGTTGTCGTCGGGCCGCAGGGTCCTCCTGGCGCACCCGGCGGCCAGGGACAACAAGGCGTGATGGGCATACCGGGCGTTCCTGGACCGCCCGGACCTCCTGGTCCTGTTGGCGGCGTCGGGCCACAAGGGCCTCCCGGCGAGACAGGACCCCAGGGGTCTCAAGGCCAACAGGGCGTTGCTGGACCACAGGGGCCTCAAGGTCTCATGGGTCCAGAGGGTCCACAAGGACAACAAGGACCAGAGGGGCCGGAAGGGCAGCAGGGTCCAGAAGGGCCAGAAGGGCAACAAGGACCCGAGGGACCAGAAGGACAACAGGGACCGGAAGGGCCACAGGGGCAACCAGGCGAGCCACGCAACACGGTGGCCTTTCGCGCCGACGGCATTGTCCTGTCGGGCTACCAGGGGCCTGTCACTGACCCTGTCGTCTACGAGTCCGAGGTGTATGATCTCGTCAACGGCGCACCGGCCAACAATTATGATCCGACAACGTGGACCTTTACGGCGCCGCTGGCCGCCGTCTACCGATTCACGGCCAACCTCAATGGTTCGCCTGCGACAGGCACGGCCCTCGTGGTGCTCTCGCTTGTGTCCAACAGCGGGGCGCAGCCCATCGAGCGGCGCTTCACGTCTACCAGCGCGGCCGACATTGTCGGCGCCACTGTCGCGGGCGATTTCCTGCTGCAGCCGGGCCAGACCGTGCACGTACAGGTCGAGATCCTCAACGACGTGATCTTTAACGTGCCGCCGGGCACCACGCTGGGCCGCTCCTTTTGCGGCTCGCTCATCTCTGAGATTGCGCCCCCCTAGATGCAATCACTTTCTTTGCCTGCATCTCGCATTCCTTTTTCCTGTTCTCTTCTCTCTCCTCATCCTCGTCTCTCCTCTTTTGAAAAAAAACAGAAAAAACTGCAAAAACCCCAACGAGCAATGAAAGGGCGGCGGTGGTGGTCTCATGGCAAAAGAATGGCGGCCACGCTATCAGCGACAGCAATGGCCACCTCTTTTTTTACAAAGAATAAAAAAGTTGTCGATGAGGCATGCTCTGTTTTTGGTCGTCGGTGCACTCGGCCATCCATCTTTTTTGTCGAGACCCATACCAACACAATCCGGGTACGAAAACAATGGGGCAACAACAACAAAAAAGGGGGAGAAACACCGACAGGTCGGTTGCTCTATTTGTCCCTGAAAAAAATACAAACAGTGCAAAAACGTAAAAAACACAAGAACGTGCAATATGAAAAAGAAACGGAAAGATAGATGAGACAAAAAGTTTATGCACGAGGGGATGGACTTGCGGGTGCCGACGCTCCATCAGAGGGCGAAAGCACAGCGGATTGACGTCGCCGGCCGACCCTGCGTCGCTTGGCCGGACGCTCTGTGTTTGGCGTCGTCGCCATCGTTGAACATGGCCCCCGACCAGACAGACAGCGCGTACATGTGCAGAATCCAAATCCACCGCCCTCGGTGGCGCTCGCGAGGCCCACGCAGAGATGAGGGTTATGACCACGCATCTGGTCGGCGCGTGCGGTGCGGCAGAGGTGGCCGTCTACGAGGGTCGCATCAAAGGCCATCTGCATCTCGTCGGGCACGCACACGGTCGACAGGTAGCAGAGCATGTCGTCGCTGATGAGGTCGGCGTCGACAATGGAAAACGGGTCGATGGCGACGCCCTTTTCCTCGACGATAAAGCGCACAATGTCCACCGAGCCCGATCCGATGGCGCACACGACCAGGCGACGCCAGTCAAAGGGCGTTGGCAAGAGGGCGTCTACCATGCGCACCGTCTCCACGGACCCGCAGCCGACGGCGGCGCGCAAGAGCACCGCGTCGACAACATGGGGATAGCGGTCGGTGAGCCAGGCGAGCGCCGTCAACTGACCGTTGGCGGCAGCCATGAGCGCGGCCGCACGTACGGTCGACATTGCTGGACCCTTTTGCAGTGTGGCTGCATGCGTGTCGCTGCTGCCGTCTGTGCGTACATTGGTAAATATCCACGAGAGTACGTCGATGCGACCTCCTCGGGCGGCGCCGACGACCACGGGATCGACACGCAGCGTCGTATCGGTGTCCAAGACGGCGCGCAGCGTGTCAATGTGGCCCCTGGACGCGGCCACATCCATGGCGCCTTGGATCGCGTCGTGGTCGACGGTGAGGGCCTTGTCAGACATTATATAGCGTACCATAGCGGTGCGTCCTTGCGAAATGCCAAGGACGAGGTCTTGGTTGTCGGCGCGCTCGCATCCACCTGCGCACCCGTGCAGCCGCATCCACAGGATGACGTCGGGCGTCGGGGCCGCCCATGCCGCCCTGCCCACCATGCCTGTGCACGAGCACGGACAGGAACTGTCCGGATCAAACATGCGATCATGCACATAGGCCACCGACGCCGCGCTGCCGGCGCGTGCCGCCACTGCGACAAGATCCTCGCAGATCATGTGCGTCGTGGTGCGCAGGAGAATCGGGCGCGTTGTCAGGTAGCGGAGGGCCTCGATGCGACCCAGGCGGGCGGCGGCACAAATGGCAAACCAATTGTACGTGTCGGTGCAGTCTGTCGGGTCTTGGTCGCCAAAGTCAATGTCGACGATGCGAGGCGTGTCGGGATCTTGGTCATCGACCAGCGGCTCAAAGTCGAGTCGCCCCATGTCCTCCTGATCATGTCGTATTGTCCCCGTCAGGCTTTTTTCCCTTTTCCTTTTTCCCCCTCAGCCTCTCAAAGACTTTGCCAAGCATTGGGGAAAAAAAAGGAAAAAATAGAAAAAGGAAAAAGAAAGAGCGACTCCAACCGAAAAAGGTTGTTGGGGGCGCACCTCGACCAGGATGCACACAAAGCGGAGCACGTCCATGTGCCCGCCTCTGACGGCGCTCTCGACAAAACTGCGTCCGAGCGGGCGGGGCCGCGCGAGAATGGTCCTCTCGACAATGTCGAGCGGAGCGCCCGCTTCAAGGAGGCGCCCGGTGTAGACGGCCCCTTCCTGAATGGCCATGGCCACGGCTGAGCGGCCGGCAAAGAGCCGCGAGGCAATGAGCGCCGCCGCCATATCGCGCGCCCGATCGAGAAAGCCGACAATGTGCAGGCGCAACTCGGCTGGCATGTCCCCTAGCGTGCACCCGTCGCTGCAGCCATTTCTTTCCCCACAGCCTTGTTTTTGTCGTCTTCTTTTTGGTTTTTGTCTTTTTTTCGAAAAAAACCTTTTACGCTGGCCCTCTGTGGTGTCGAGCGGCCCAACACACACGACAGACTGCCGAGTTTAAAAGGAGTAAAAAAAAGAGTGAGGGAAAAAAGAAAAGGCGCCTTTATGTCCCAGCCTCGACCAATCGGACGCACCAGATATGTCGACAGTAGATGCACCAATATGAAATAAGAAAATGTGAGCATTCCTCAACGCCAAAAAAGGGCGCGGCACCTGGGCGGCAGCCCTCTTTCGTCGCTGGCCTTTGCCCCGCCGCGCCCTTTGAGCATCTCTTTTTATTTTATTTTTTTTCTGAAAGGTTGCTCACGAAAAAAAGGCGACACCGAGGATCTTCTCCTTTTGTGGGCGAGATAGGAAAAATTGCGCCTCTTTATCTCTTGTTGGGCGATGTTGCCCGCCCCGGAAAGAAAAAAGAGCGTCGAGATCAAAAAAGGCTCTGACCTTACTTTTTTTTGCTGGTGCGACAGACGACCATCGCGGTCTGGTCGCGGTTGAGTTAAAATGAGGCGCACTGACCAACCCGACCTGTTGCTCCCCTTTTTTCAAGTGTCGCACCGACCGGCTGGCCAGGCTTTCCCAATCGTCGGTGCGCCGTGGGCTGCCGCCGATGTTGACCCCCGTCTGCCTGGTCGGCTGTAGATTCCTAGGATGACTTGGAATATGTGGTCAACTGCTGCTTTGTTTTTTTTCCATCTTTCTCGCACACATTTTTGTTGGTGCTCGGACAGCGTGCCATCTACTAGAGGACCGACGAGAACCGCACACTTGTGCATGGTCAGAGTTGTGGGAAAAAAAAGAAGAGTGCCGAAAGCGCGCTTGCGCCGTGTGCAAAAGCCCTCTGTTTTCCCTCTTTTGAGGGCGCAACATGTAAGGAACAAGGGCAACACATTGACATGTTCAAGTCTGCCGTTGTTGTGCCTCGGGGCGGCCGGACCAACACTGTGCAGACCGCAACATGTGTCGCGACACGAGACGACCTCGATGACCCGCAACGTGTGTCCCTGTATGGCGTCCATCTGGCGCCCAGAGGCAGCGCCGACTCACTTCACCACTGTCTGCCGTGTGTGACAATCAAAGTGCCGGGCGCCGTAGGCCGTCCGGGATCAACGGGACCCGTCGGTCCAGCAGGACCTCCTGGCGCGGTGGGCATGATCGGAGCACAAGGACCCGCCGGGGTGCAGGGGACAAGAGGCCCAACAGGTCCAGCCGGCACTGGTGGTCAAGAGGGTCCGGCGGGTGAGACGGGACTTGCCGGGCCGACAGGTCCGCCTGGCGTCCCGGCGACGGTCGACACGGTGGCATTTCGCGCCAACAATAATGTCACCAACACGATCGACGGCGGACCCGCCACTGCTGCATTGCTTTTTAACGACGAGTCCTATGACATTGCCAACGGTGCTCCGGCCAACAACTACAACGCCGCCACGTCCACCTTTACGGCGCCCCTCGACGGCGTCTACCGGTTCGACATCACTGCCAACATTGTGCGCGACGAGGGCGATGCTTTGGTGATCCTGTCGCTCACCTCGACCAGCGGCGCCGCCCCCATCCAGCGGTGGGTCACGGTGACCGACACGGCAGGTGTCACCGACGCTGACGGCGCCACGCTCTCGGGCGACTTTCTCCTCCTGGCGGGCCAGAGCGTGGCGGCGACCATCACCGTCGTCACGACGTCCGAGGTGACCTTTCCAGCAGGTCCGCCCATCTCTGTGTTTTCGGGGTCGCTCGTCGCCCCCGTGCCTCCTCCGTGACCCACGCCTCTTTATGCTCTTATCACGCAACAGAGACCTTTTTGCGCGCAGCCTTTGCATAGACAATATGGCAAAGGATTCCAGCAGCGGCCGACATTTTCATAAAGAAAAAAGAGGCGACTCGCCTGTGCCTGCCTGCGCACCCGTCTGTCTGTCCGTCCAACCCTTTTAACCCCCAAGATACTTTTGGCGCCACCCTGGCATGGACCGCAAAAAGGCGCGACGGCAACAGCACGAAAAAAAAAGACCCAAATAAAAGAGACCAGAAAAGGGCACAATCGTCCATGTTGGTTGCTCGTCTGCGGGCGTGATTTACGCTCCTCTGCAGGATAACAACAAGAACAGAGAGATCATGAGCGATCCAGCAGCGTCCAGCGGTTGTTTGCGGCGGCACGCCCCTACGGCCGCAGACGCCTCTGACAATCACGACGACACCCCAACGTGGCATGGGTATCACGCGGCGGCGCCGGTGGCGTGTTGTGCCAACATTCATGCACGGTGCCAGGTTGTTGGCACCCGCGGTCCGCGGGGTGCGCCCGGTCTTGCAGGACCCGTAGGGCCTCCGGGTGCGCCAGGCGTGTCGGGTCCGAGTGGGCCACCGGGACCGCCTGGGCTGCCTGGGTTGCCAGGACTGCAGGGGCCTCCGGGTCCAGCCGGCCAAGCAGGACCTGCCGGCACACAGGGTCCACCGGGGCTGCAAGGGCCTCCCGGTCTTCCTCCGCCAACGGTGGCCTTTCGTGCAGACGGCGTCGCGGAACAGATCCTCGTCGGTCCGGGCACCTTTGGCGTAGCCTACGAGGCCCAGATCTATGACCTACAGGACGGCGTCGTGGCCGACAATTATGATCCGGTGACGGCGACCTTTACCGCGCCTGTGGCCGGCGTCTACCGCTTTGCCGCGACGGCCAATGGCACCCGCACCGTCGACCAGCCGCTGGTCCTGCTGTCGCTGGTCTCCAACAATGGCGACCTCCCCATCCAGCGCTGGTTCAGGGCATTTGACGCGCCCACCGTCGACGACAACTATGGCGCTACGGCGGCGGGCGACTTTTTACTTGCCGTCGGCCAGACCGTGTCGGTGCAGGCCATCGTGCAAGACACGGGCACATTTGTCCTGCCGGCGGCGGCCACCATCAACCGCACCTTTTGCGGTTCGCTCGTCGCGCCCAACCCCTAATCGATCAACTGAACAAAAAAAACGGTTTAAAAACAAAATCGGAACACGTTGGGCGGGACACGCCCGTTGCCTGTGCGGTGCGCCCGCGACATGACCGTCCTCTCTTGGAGACGACAAACACAACAAGCCGGCGGCCTATCACGCCCAAGAGCGGCCTCGTGGTCTTTCCGGTTTGGTGCATGTCCAGGATGGCGCCGCGTATGGCGCTTCGGCATTGGCCACATCCCTCAAATCCCTTTGCCAACCGCCAGAGCGCGATACACGAAATGATCAAGAACCAAAAGACTTTTTTCCCCTCGACGCAAAAAATCTGGCCCATACCTTTTATATATATATATATACTATATATATAGATATAGATGAATAATATATTTAAAAAAGATTGTGTCGCTCATTGGTTGTTGTCGTGAGTCGGTCTTGCGGGGGAGGGGCGTAATCGGTCGTCCTGTGGTACTGCGCGCAAAAAGTTGGCACCCGCCGAGCACAAAAAAGGCTGGATGCGCACGAACAGACACAAAAAAGAGCCATGGACGCCCAAGAGTCTGTCGCCCATAATGCACCGACGTCCACCGCGTGCCTTTTGGCGTTGCCCGTCGAGTTGGTCGTCGAAATACTGACGCCATTGTCCGTGGGGGCGCTGGCGACCGTCGACGGCGTCTGTGCGTCTCTCCACGTTATGGCGCGGTGCGACCGTCTGTGGGCGCATCTCTACCGCCGCGACTTTGGCCGCGCGACGCCGCCCTACGAGCATGCCAATGCCGCCTCGCACGGCCGACACTTTCGATGGCTCTACATGATCGAAATCGCCCGACAGCGCAAGCGTCCAATCTATCTGCCGCATGGTCGCTACATTGGCGCTGTGCCGTCGACAGACGGCGTCACGTGCGAGAGCGGCGAGTGGGCAATCACATTTGACGGCCAAACCAACGTGCCCCGTCTTGTTCTCGATGGCTACGCGGCCGCGACCTATGCCCTGCCCAACAAGGTCGCCGCTGGAAAGAGCGGAACACGCGCAGTCGACCCAGACGTGTGCTTGCGCGAGGGCATCTGGTGCGCAGGCACCTTTGTCGGCCCTGGGCTTGTTGTCGAGCACAAGGGCCACCGCTACCGCGCGGACCGATTCGGTCCCAACGGCATCCAGGGCCAAGGCGAGGCCGACTATGGAGATGGTGACCGATATACGGGATCATTTAACGGTCTGATGAGACACGGCTTGGGCACCTACACGTGGGCCGACAGCCAGTGTTTTTACGGCGAATGGGCATCGGGCAGACGCAACGGCCGCGGCATCATCTCGCACAGAAACCAGCCGGAATTTGGATCTTACGCAGGGCAATTTGTCGAGAGCAAATATGTGGGGACGGGCGTGCGGCGCAGTGCCGATGGTACGATTAAACAGAGCACCTGGCCCGGCGCTCGCGCGCCATCGGTCTATGCCGTTGAGCGTAAACCGCATGCCGGTATACATTCGAATCAATCAGTCGTCGCCGTGACGCGCACTGTACGTCCCGATTCAGACAATTGGCGCACGGACTATGCTGATGCCCATGGCCATATTCTCACGAGGGCCAAGGATGCCGCACGTGTCGCGAGCGCCACCTCGGCCGACGTCGTTATCGGCGGTCCGACCTGTATGATCCTGACGGCCATAGATGATGCCGGCGGCCCGCGCCTTGCCGGCCGTCGCATTTGGGGTCACACGTGGACCGCGACGCCCGACACACGGCGCAGAGACTTTGCCGTCCTGCCGGCCGACCCACATTCACAAGAGGCACGACTATGGGCAGCCTATCTGGCCTCGCCGCATTGCCTAGTTGATCCCGAGGTTGCGGCCGACTGTGCGCGTGCCCTGGTCGACAGCGCCACCAAAGGCGCAGCATCGCTCGACTGGCGTCCGTCCGAGGACGATTGCGATCCAACGGTGCTCGGTTTGGGTCTGCCCTTTGGACAAGTGCTTCCGATCAAGACAGAAAAGGAGGACGCCGGCAGGTCTGTCGGTGTGCCGCGTGTGCGATGCTTTCTGACGGGCGCCCTCGTTCCCGCAGCCGACTGCGCTTTTGTGTCGAGTGGGCGTCTTTATGCACGTGACCATCTCGCCGTGTGGCATCGCGCTGCCGGTCCTCATCGCGACATTGACCCCGAGACGGGCGTTGATTTATGCGCCGGCCGCGACTGGCGATTGTCCTGGTGCGCGTGGATGGCCAAGGCGTCGCCTCGTCTCTTGGCGTGGGCTGTGCGCGACACGGCCGCTCGGTACCCTCGATCATGGGCATTTGCCAGTGAGCGCGTGCGCGCCATCGTTGCAGAAACAATGGGCACGCTGGACGAGAGACGGTCCACGATCGATCCATGGGCCATGATGGCCTCGGGCAGGTCTCTTTCTGTGCCCGGTCCTACAGAGGAACGGATTCTGGGCGGATTCGACGGCCTCGTCATTAGACACATTGAAGTGCGCCACCCCGCGTGGGATCCACGAGGTCCCTGGAGACTCGGTCCGCCTGCAGATCCACCTGCCGACCCAACCCTGCAACCGTTCGAGGCCGAGGATAGGGACCCGGCGCCGACGGCCTATCTTCAATCGCACAGTGTCGTCGTGGCAGACGTTGGCACAGCCTCTTTTCTCGGGTCGCGGCTCACTGCCGTCCACTTTTTCGGCCAGCGGTTTGACGGCGCCTCCTTTGCCGGCGCCACGCTGACCGCGTGCGTCTTTGTCGACTGTCGATTCTACCAGACCGCCTATTTCGACGCTGCCGTCGGCGGCTGCGCCTTTTGCAATTGCCTCGTGGTCGATGATCCCAATGACGACACCACCGGCAGACCGCTAGACCAAGAGGCCATTGCTGAGCGCATTCATTCCATGGGCGTATTGTAAGTGGATACGGCGATCTCCTTTTCCCGTCTGGCGCCCTGCCCCGTCTGCTCAGTCTCTTTTCTCCTGCACGACCTTTTTTTTCCCTTTGGGAAAGGCAAGAGAAAAGATCGGGCAACAATTTAGGAAAAAAAATGAATCCTCTGTGTTTGCAAATCCCAACTCTTTTTTCTGGAGCGCAAAGCAAGGCCGCCGCCTCTTTTTTTTTTGAAAAAAAAAAAGAAGTGTCCTTTGTCGGGCGCATAATGGGGACATTTGCCGTCGACCAGGACAAAAAAAAAAGAAAGGTCGCCACACAAATGTCGCGCATTGAGCGCGCGGACGCAATCCGCGCTCGACCATCAGGCGAGGCGAGGTTTTCTTTGCCCGGTCGGCCGGCTCGCCAAGGCCCGCCTCACTGCGTGGCGGCCTTGCGCACAGCCCGCATATCCACGTTGGGCCAATACTGCGCGATGAGTGCCATCGCGTCAGGCTCGACCCTGAAGCGCGCAGCGTAGAGGGCGGCGCGGTGGGCCACGTCGTCGCCCACGCGCTCGACGTCCCGCAGCCACGCGAGCGCGTCCACAGACTTGTAGGCCGCTGCGACGTAGCACGCATAAGAGGCGTCCAGCGGGAAGCCGCGAGCGCGCGCCCACGCCAACACGTCGACCCTATTGCGGCGGGCCAAGTCTGTGCAGAGGGCCGAGTCTGCGGCGCAGTGGGCCTTTTCCGAGAGCCAGGTGATCACCGCCATGGGGTCGTCACTGTGGGCGACGCTGGCAAAGGCCCGCGGCGTCCACACGGCACTGCCGCGCGGCGTCGTCGCATCGCCGCAACGGTCGAGCACAACGGCCAACAGATCGAGCCGGCCCTCTCTCGCGGCCGCGCCGACGACGCTGGCGTCGCACGGCGCACCATTGTCCCATGCCCAGACAAAGGCCTCGACGGTGCTCGCCGTGCACACAAGTGCCACGAGCGTGCGCGCATCCCACGGGCATGGCGGGGTCTGTGCGCGCAGCCAACGCAGCACCTCCATCCCGCTGTTTCGGGTGTGCCACGCCGCCGACGAACACGCGCGTTCATTCCACGGACACGGCGGCTCTTGCGCACGCAACCACGCCAACATCGCCGGCACATGGGTGGCGACGGATGCAGTATTTGACGCATCATTTGTTGCATCTGCCGTCGTCTGGCGGCGTGCGCCTCGGCGTCTGCTTGGCTGGCGCCGGGCGCGCCGTGAGTCGGCACTGATACGGAATTGCATCGCGTCCACCTCGGCGGCAACCGAACACACATCAGGGTGCCATGGACAAGGGTCGGGCTGTGCACGCATCCACCTCAGCAGGACCCCTCCGTCATAGAGACCGACGGCGTGCACCAAGGCCTCGGGGTGCCACGGGCACGGTGGCGTTGGTGCACGCAGCCAGCGCACCCACCACGCATAGCCGCAGTACCGCGCAGCGTCAAAGGCCCATGGTCCCATCGGGCAGCCGCATTGATCGCGCAGCCAGACAGCAACGCTCCTCGCATTGGTGCGGATGGCCGTGCGCATCGTGCTCTGGCGCAGGGTGAACGGGCACTGGGCCGACCCGCGCGGAAAGCGTGCTGCCCATGCGACGACGATGCCGCGCCAACGCTGCGACACTTGCGCTATGGCCGCGTGCCACGGCGGTTCGGTAAAGTCGCCCAGGATGAGCCACAGAATTTCGTCTGGCAGGTCGTCGATGCCGAGCCTCGGCAACGCAATCGAGCGTTGTTTTCGCTCTTGAGGTCGGCGTCCCCGCCTGCGCGTCGGCCGTGCGTCGCCTCGACAAGTGCCTTTGGTGCGCGCAGTCCCACTTGCACGGGCGGTCCGAATATGCTTGTCGGGCAAGGCAACCAATGAAACACAGACGCCGGCGCTCGCCTGCGCCTTGGCGGCCAGTCGCGCTGACCTCCGCACCTCGGTCGTCATCCGTTTTCCTTTCCTTTTTTTTTCTTTGGTCCAACAGGGGACCCTTTTTCTTTTTCGTGCACGGCGCGGTTTTGTCAGTGTCGTCTATCGAGCCGTCTTTGCGCCCCCCCCCCAACCATCCTCTGCCGCCTTTGCGCCCCGCGCCGTGATCGTCCCCGCGAGAATGCCCCTTTTCTTGTGGTGGCTGGAAATCTGTGCAACCTCCCAGACCCCCGTTTTTTATGACGGCAAAATACGCACATTTTTTGCATGTATGAAAAAAAACAAAAAAGAAAAGGCGCACAGCCGGGAGAGAGGCACGCTGGAGGCGATTGCAAAAAAAAGAGGGACGATTTTTGTGGGTGGACCCGTGGCGCCCGCCAGCGGCCTTTTGCGCTCCGCACCCAAGGGAAAAGGCGCCTGCCTACTTTCGTCTGCCCACTCTTTTTTTTTCGCTAGTCCTTGCCGTGGCCACCCACACAAGAGGCCAAGGGTTTTTTTCAAAAAAAAGAAAAGAAAAAGGGATTCTTTGCGAAAAGAAAAAAAAGACACAAAAGGGAATGGACGATTTTTACGGCGCCGAGAGGACGGGAGCCACTCAGCAAGGCAAGCGACGACGGTTTACAGAGCAAGAATCGAGGTTGGCGGAAGCAAATGATGGCGACCTCGCAACCATCGTCGAATCCCTGCTGGGGGCCTTGGCCACGCGGCCGCGCGTCGCAGCGGCCGTCTGCAACGCCGATGGCGTGCTCTACAACCTGTGTGCACAGACCTCGGTGCCGGTGACCGAGGGCCTCGTGCGCCAGCAGGTCAACCTGATCGATCTGCCGCGCCTGTACCAACCCGACGGCGATGTGGTACGGTGTGCGCTGTGGCGTTGGGTGGCAGCCTTTTCCTCGGTGGCCCACGAGGGCGTAATTGCCGACCGCGACGCGCCGCCGGCCCTTGCCGCCATGTACGCCCTCGGTCGCGGCACATACACCGGCGACGTAGCCGGCGAACATGGCGCCGACGGCGGTATGCCACGTCGCTGGGATCTCGCCCTGTTGGGCGGCGACAATCAGGGCGAACCGTGGCCATCGCCTCTGGCCGCCATGGCCTATGAATGGGTGCCGCGCAATGATTTACTCTTGTGGGCAACACTCTCGCCGGCAACAGTGCGCACGCTGCCGCCTCAGACCGAGGCCATGCTTGTGGCCGCGTCGACCGTGGCCGATGCCGTACGCGGCGATGCCGACCTCGAGACCGACGCCGTGCTCGACGCCGATTCGGTCCTGTGCAGCGGCGGCCGCCTCTTTGCCATCATGAATGTCGTTGACCGGGCGCGCCAATGGGGCCTACCCGAGCGCGAGCGTGTCGACAGCCTGCCCGATGACGGCGCCATTGCGACCTTGGACGAGGCGCGCGAGGTCGACAGACGTGCCGCCGAGACCGGCGACCCCGTCGAGGCCCTCACGGTGCGTGTCTTTGGTCCGCCGCCGCACATCGAGTATGACCAAACACAGGGCGACGACAGCGACGGCGATGATGACGTGGATGACGGCGGTGAACCGCGCACGCGATGGGTCATGCGCCTTCCGGGTCCGCCGGTCGACCCCATGCGTCTGGCCGAGGTCGGACTGTGGGCACCCATCCTGGCGGCCGCCGTCCACGAGGGCGAGACCGCCGAAGCGCTCTACCGCGTGCTCACATCCGAACCCTTTGTCGACCTGGCCATCGGCACCATCAACGACACGGTCCAACGACTGAGCGCGCCGGCCATTGAGGCCCGCGGCGACGACATCCCCAGCGAGTGCGCGCAGGCTGCCGCTGCGCCCGTTGGGATCTTGCCCATGGAGGTATATGCCACCTACCTCGCCGACGACGGCACGCCGCAGATCGTACTGTGGGTGCGGCCCATCATGGACGCCACCCTTGTCGATCCCGACGGCCGCGACTGGTGGCAGCAACCCTGACCTTTTTCCCACACCAAAAGGCGTTCTTGTTCCCGCCTTTTCTGAGGCTCTCTTTTTGGCGCTTTCCTTTTTTTCTTTTTATTATTTGTTCTCTTATCATTTTCTTTACGCTTTTGGGCGAACCAATCCAGTGTCGCGCTTTTCGCCAGCGCGCCGCCTCTGTCACAGAAAATAAACAGCAGACCGCCGAGGCTCGGTCTCTGTGGCCACGCCCTGTTTGTTTTCTCATGTGCACAGAGGGGCACAACGAATCGCCAACGAAAAGACAGCCACAGACGAAAGGAGGTTTTTCTCTCGGGAGCGACAACGACCAAATACGAAAAAGAAAGGCAAATGTCTTTTGTTTTGGAAAAGGAAAATGTAGTACAAAAACCTGCATTGGGTCCGCAGTTGCCTGTTCAAGTCGCCTCTGTGGCAAGGACAAAAAAAGAGGGGCGCCGCCACCATGACGCACTCTCTTTGCCCAAAAAACAAACCAAGGAGAAACCAAAAAAAAAAGACTAAAAGAATATAAAAAAAGCCTCTTGTGCAGAGTCTGTTGCGAGTCCTTTTTTTTTTCTCGGGATGGTCCGTCCTTTTTTTCCCATATATATTTTCTCTTTTGTTTTTTTCCGTCTATGTAGGTGTGCGATCAATGTCAAGAAAAACAAAAACATAAAGAGGCGAGGGGTCTAGTTGGCGACTTTGTTGGCGGTTGTCGCAGTGGTGGCAGTGGTGCGATCAACAGCCGCCGCTGGCACGATGCGACAAAAGGCCGCAACGGCGGCGTCGATGCGTGCGGCGAGGACGGCCTCGGAGCAGGCGCCTATGATGCGCGTGCGCGGGATCTCAAAGGGCCGCGCCACGCCGCGCAGCCGCCACGAAGGACCCGTCGGGCGCGCGCGAAAGATGATGCACGGGACGCCCTTGACGGCGTAACGGGCACACAGGCACGGCTCGGCATCGACGTGCACCGCGAGGGCGCCTCCCGTGAGCGCCGGATGCGCCGTCAAGGTTGCCAGTGCTCGCGGGACAAATTCCGAGCACGCCTCGGACCAGTCGGCGTGCACGATCAGCGCGCCCAAGGCGGCCTGGCGTGGTACAAAACTGACGTTTTCACCCATGTTTGCATCTCGTAAGAGAGCGTCGGGTATCCCTGTCTCTGGCATTGTCGTCGTTGTCGTCGAGGACGCGGTCGGCGCAACATCGGTCTTGGGCGTCGTCTCTGTCGCCACAGCCTTTGACGCGTTGGCCGGCCTGTCGGGCGACACGACCAAAGAGGCGACTGGTGTTGTTGTCAAAATCTGTTGAGGCGGGGCGCTCCTTATCGCCTGGATGGGTGCCGGCGCGACCTTGGCAGCGGCGGGAGGTCCCTTGAAGGTGCTCGGTATGCCGCGCGGCACAATGGTCGACTTGGGCGGCGGGTTGGCGGTCCGCGGTGGCGCCGCGCGGGCGGGCGTGACGACAATGGGCATACTCGAGAACCCAGTCCACAACACGCCAGAGGCGGTTTTCTTTTTTCTTTTCCTTGTTTCCTGCAGTCCTGCGCTATCTTTTTTTCTCTCTACATTTGTCGGTGCGCATTGTTTTCGCCGTCGTCCACAAAAACAGAATAAAAAGAGCCGCGAAAAAGAACCACGAGTCAGCGCGCGCACGATTTTCGTACAGGACCTCTGCGACGACGACGGCAACAGGACCGACGACATGCAGAGCCAGAGGAAGCAGCAAAAAGACAGCAAAAAGGCGACACGCACGAAAGAAAATATATAGGAACAAAACACACTTTTGCAAAAATAAAAGTACAGGGAAAGGAAACCAATGCAAATTCGTATTGGCAAAAGAGGGGATCGGGCGTGCCTACCTGGGCGCCAAGGCTGTCCTGTGCGCGCGCTCGTAGCGTGTTCTTGTTTGTAGGCGGCGGCGACGAGACGCGCGGTCGGACTAGTCCCAGGCCTCGAATGTGTTCTCGTCGTGCGTGCGCGTGCGGGCTCCCTCATTTGGTGCCTCTCCCGGCTCGGACAAGAAGACAAAGACAGACGAAAAAAAAACAAAAGATCTTGGAAATTGTCCCTTTTGCGCATATTGCGCTCTCAATGCCAATGTCTTGGGGGTCCTTTTTTTGTTCTATTTATCTTTTTTTTATCGAGGAGCGGACAACACAACCTCTGGCCGATGCTCTGTGTCCTTGGCGCCTGCACCCGCTCCCCGATGCAGACGGCCCCACACGAAATCATAGAAAGAAAAAAGGAGAGCGACGAACCGACAGTGACGGTCGAGCGTGCAAAGGGTTTTGTAAAAGAGTAAAAAGAGTAAAAAAAAGGGGCAGCACACACTTGCGGTGGTGGTTAGGTGGGCAGGAGAGGCGCGTCGGTGGCGATGGCACCGTCAAACCAGTAAAACGGCTGTCGCGCGCCGGGGGTCACGACCACGGTAAAGGGCACGCCGCTGTCGTTGACGATCTGCGTGATCACCCGATCGCCGACGGCCAGGTCCAACTCGGCGACCACCACCGCCGACGAATTGGCCACGGTGATGTTGGTCTCGTTGACGGTAACCGAAGGCTGGCTGCTGCTGCGCACACTTCGGGGCGCCGCCGCCCGCGGGGATGACGACCAGGTTGAGGGAAATGGTGTCGTCGACGTCGATGGCCAGGCTCTCGGTAAACAAAAAGCCCGCCGAAAAGCGATACGTGGCGTCTTGCGGCACGTCAAACCCGGTGCCGTCAAAGGCGCCCGTGTTGTAGAGACCGGTGCGCGTCGCCGGGCTTGAGTTGTAGCCTGTGATCGTGACAGTGGCGCCAGCGGGCACGGCAATGCCGGGCGCGCCCGTCGGGTCCAAGATGGCGCTAAAGCCCAGGGCCGGCAGCGGCGGTCCAGGAGGCCCCGCGGGGCCAGTGTCTCCCGGTGTGCCGGCCGGACCTGGAGGTCCCTGCAGCCCGGCGGGTCCGGCGGGTCCTGCCGGTCCCGTAGGACCAACGATGCTGGCGCCGCTCGGGCCAGGGGGTCCGGGTGGCCCGCAAGGACCGGGGCGGCCCAGGTTGTTGATCAACAACACGTCGGTGTTGTGGGACTCGTCGCGGGGGCATGGTTGACGAGGTTGGCGGCCATGGGGTCGCTTGTGTTGTTGATGCGAATCGGACCGCGCGCGCTCCATGCTTGCCTCTGCTTTGTTTTTCGAAAAATCAGGAAAAAAAGGAAAAGATTTGGGACAGAAAAGAAAAAGCAGGCGAGGATACCAGAGGGGAAAAAAAGAGAGTCGGAGCGTGAGGCGGAGGCAGGCGCTCCTTTCCTCTCGATGGGCCGACGATTTCGAGGACTCGGGCACGCGCGCCGCCGACGCGGGAGGCCGTGATCGAGTGCCGCGCGCGTCAACGGTGTCTCTTGCTCCCATCTCTGGACCGGCGCCGCCACACACAAGAGGGAGAAAAAGGCGCCCCCTCACAGAGGCAAAAAGGAGGGCACACCTGCTCTCATAAAGAAAGAGAGTAAGGGCCATTGCACGCACGACACGGTTGCTCCTACACAGTGACCCGTGTCCCCCGCACCCCATCGGTTCCTTTGGTGCTCGTAAAAGATTGCAACGGCATACCGCGGGCCAACGGCGACATGTACTCGGAAAAGAGCAACGATCTGTGGCTGTACGAGGGCGCGCCCCAGCGCGTGTGGGTTGTCTCGTGGCCGGGTGTCTCTCACCGAGCGACCAAGGCGATCGGACGTGACTCTGTCTGCCTGACGCCCGATGCCGTCGGCCGCAAGACGGTGCGCAGCGCGCTGCTCTTGTCGACGCGCACGCAGCGCGACCAAGACGTGCCGACGGCGCGTCGCCGGCGCGGTCTCCCGCCCGGCTACACGGAACTGGACGACATTGACGGCGTCGACCAGGACGACGGGGATGGGATCGATGCCAGTGCCGACGGCGACGGTGCGAGCGCGCACCGGTGCACATGCGACCACATGATCGACCTAAAGGACTCGATCGGGTCGGCGTCCCACATCCGCCTGTGGTGTGCGACCATGGCGCCCGGCGAGGCCTTTACTTTTGGCTGGCGTAGTGAGAACGCATGCGAGGGGATGGGTCGCGTCGAATGCCGTGCCGCTTTCGGCGAGCGACACAGGGAGCGCACCTTGGGCAGCGCCGGCGGACTCGACCCCATGACCATCGTAACCTACATTGCCGTCGCCGTGCTCGCCTTTTTTTTCCTCCGGGTGCTCCTTGGTCGTCGTGCCTAGGGCCGCCGCCATGGTCCCCTTGAATGCGCAATTCAAAAAAAATAACCTTTTGACCCTCAACCACACACATCCTTTTTGACGCCATTTTTTGCACTTCTTTTTTTTTCACCCTCCTTAATGTCGGCCTCGTGCTGTTGCTGTCGGTCGCATGCGCCAATGCTGGTTGATGGCCGGCCCATAGCCGACGCGACGGTGAACGGACCGGCCGGGTCGGCGCCGACTCGGCCTCTGACAGGAACTGCTGATGTCTGAACAACAACAACAAAACAACAACAACAACTATCAGTAAATTGCGCGTAAACTGCGCTCAAAAAAATGCGAACCCAAACATGGGTCGTCACAAGTTTTGTGCGCGATTCATTGACGATTCAGAAAACAGTGTTGACGGGTCCGGTTCCTATCAGAGGCCGAGTTGGTTGCGGCCCGGCCCGGCTGGCCCAAAAATCCGCGGTCAGCCGACAAGTCGCAAGTCATCAGCACAGCATCCGTCCCTTGCCGCTGGCCCTGCCCGCCCGCTCTTGTGTCCCTTTTCCCTCATTGGTCCCTTGGTTTTCTGAGGAGAAAACAAACAAGAAAAGCCCATCAAGAAAAAATATGGCTGGCTCCAAAGTTGTTATTGCGCGTGGCTGTTGTTACTCTCTTTTTTTCCCCCTCTGGGTCTGTCTTTGCGCAAAAAAAAAAGAAAAGAGCGCAAGCACATCCCATTTATTTGCTTTTTTTACGCCCTGATTCTTTTTTGACATGGAGTCAGCCTGCCGGACGGGCATAATCTGTTGGGGGCGGCGGTTGCGCGTGGCGCCGGGTCTGATCGGAAAAAAAGAAACATTTCACCGCGCGGCGCCGCCCAGCCCCGGCAGGGCCAGACCGCCGACGAGATGGCCCTTGAGGAGGGTCGCCAAAAGGCGGCCAGACGCGGATGGGCGGCGACGGCATCGGCATGGCCCGGCGTGGCGAGCGCCTTTGCCAGATCGACGCGCGCCGTCGCATTGGCGTTGCGCATGGTGCCAATGGCGTCGAGGGCCGTGTTGGCTTCGACCAAGTCCGCCGAGGATCCCACCGGCGGCACATAGTCGACCTCGTACACGGTAGTGTCCTGGTAAAAGATCTCGTCGCGCTGGGCCAGGCCGCGGTAGGTGACCTCGCCCGGCCGACGTGCCTGCACGGCAAAGGCGCAGCCATAGGGCAGCAGCATCTCGTACTCGTCAGGGTAGGCCGAGTTGCGTCCGAGGATCAGTGCGCCGCGGGCGCCCGCCGGCACGCGCACGACAAAGGCACAGCACGAGGCAAACTCGTCGAGGAACGGGCCAAAGTCGAGCCAGGCGTCCATGGTGGTCGAGTTAAACACCCACTGGCGCTCAACGTCGCCCGCACGCAGGCCATAGTTGGTCGTTGCCTTCCCTTGTGAGCCGTCATCATCATCATCATCATCACCGTCACCATCATCCATCGGGACAGCCGCCGTTGCACTGGGGCGCGGCCGTGCCAAAGTAGAGGAAGCGCGCCACTTTGTAGACATGGGCGTCGGCCGTCAGCGGCGGCGCCCCCAACAGGGCCTCTTGCACCAACGCCGCCTGCACCAATGGATTATTGTCGTCATTGTCATTGTCGTCGCCATCGTCATCATTGTTATTGCCGACGCCCGTGCGGCCCGATCTCGAGCCAAAGAATCGATCCAAGAGCGCCAGGTTGATGGGACCCGACGCCGGACCCGTGTAGGCCAAGAGGGCGCGCTGCAGCCGCGGCGGGAGCGCGCGCACATAGGCGTCGTGCGCGGCGACATCGATAGGTGACACTGAAAAGCGCGGACGCGGATGCAGCACGGGCACGCCAGCGTTGATGACCTCGTGATCAACAGGACCCATGGCCGTGGCGGCAACGCGGCCAGCCATGGCCCGCCGCGCGGCGCCCGGCTCGTCCGAGAGCACGCCGATGGCAACGGCCCTGGCACGCGCCGCCGGTCCATCCAGCAAGAGACTCTTGTAGAGGTTGCCGCTAAGGCGGCTGCGGGCCGACGCTCGCCCAAAGGCGTCGAGGAGGCGTGCGGCCCTGTCGCGCGTGCGCGGGTAAACAGCGGGATCGCGTGTCGTTGACCAAAGCGCGCGCAGCACGACCGACGGCCCGGCAAAGGTCACGTCGTCAAAGGTCACGGTATCGGGCGGCGAGGCAGCACGGCGGCGCACGCGCGCCAGGACAAAGTCCCAGCGGGTCGTCTGCACGACCACGTCCCACCGCGCGGGTCCAGACGCGACGAGCGACACGCCTGTGAGGCGCACACCAAAATGGTCGTCGATGACGTCCAGGCGGAGACTCTGTCGGGTCGCGGTTTCGGCAGTGGCCTGTGCGATGGCGGCGGCGACGCGCGGCACCGCATCGGGCGCGCCCCACGCCTCAATGTCCCACTCGACGGCGTCGGTCCGGTAGGGCACGCCGACGAGCGCATTGTAGGCGCGCTCGCCCGTCACCATCGTGCCGACAAGGCCGCGCGCATTCTGAAGGGTCTTGACCACGGTGTCGCTGAGTACGCGCGCCACGTAGACGCCATAGCGGCGGGCCTCGGCGTTGGCCATCTCGCTCTTTCTTTCTTTCCTTTCCTTGCCGTCGACCACGACAAACAAAGAGCGCGTGTGCGCACGGCCTCTTGTCTATTTTTTTTAAAAAAAAATTCTATTTGGTCTTTTTTTTCTGTAGGCGCGGCGCGCGTGTGTGTGGTGCAGCGACGGTGGCGATGGTGTCTTCTTTTTTTTTCTCAGAGGTTTTCCCTCTTGGGGGCGCGACGACGGGGGCGTGGCGGGATCGCCGGCCGTGATGCGCGAGCGTGCTACCCGGCTTTTTTTATAGACGCTCTTTGTGTGCTTGTAGTCTTTTTCCTTCTCTCTCTCTCTCTTTCCATGCCTGCTATAAATTTGTCTGTGCCTGGCGAGGTCGGACCGCCCTGGCGGCGAGGTTGCGGCGGCACCCGCTGGAGTGCTCGCGCGGGCGCGATGGACCCCCTCATGGAGAAACCTGCGCGCTTTTTTGCAACCCAACACTGACCGGTGGCCGCTCCCGTGTGACTCAATACTGCCGCTGTCACTGACGATCGCAACGCCTCCCCCATCAGCACAGTGTGACGCGGACCGACACAACAACAACGACAATACAACCACAAGTGCCACCGACGCCAAAAGCACCGCCGACGACATGGCAGACAGTGCATTCATGACGGTGAGGCCGCGACCCGACTCGACCTACATCGACCAGCGGTCGACACCCGTGCTGCCGGCCGATGCCGTGCAGGCCTCGGCCGGCCGTGCCAGCGGCTGGATCGTCGCGTTGATCGTGCTGGTCGTGCTGGTCATCATCGGCTTCTCGGTCTACCTCAACATCAGGCGCTACCAACTGATTAGCGAGGCCCTGCGCACGGGCAACACAAGTGTGGCCCTCGCCGAGGCCGCTCCCGACATTGGCGCCGGCATCGGCAGCGCCGTCACGGCCTTTACCTAGGGTGCGCGCGCACACACACACACACCCCTTTGGACAATCTAATCTCGCCAACTGCCCCGAGGGCCTAAAAGATTCATGCCGAAGCGACGCCGATAGTAAAAAAAATGGGACAAAGAAAAAAAAAGACAACACTGCCATCCGACACGCCGTGTGCGCCGACTGAGCGCGGGCCGTCCTCTTTGAAGAAAAAAAATCTAAAAAAAAAGAGGATCTGGCCATGGGCATCACGACGGCGTGCACCAACAACGGCAAGAAAAAAAAGGGCGCAGTTTGCATAAAAAAAAGAGAAATAAAAAAGGAAAACATTGGGGGAACAATGGATGCGCTTGCTGGGGTCTATGTGGACGCCCGGTGGCCCCCACAAGCGTCGCCGTGATCGTCCTTGTCATGGGGCGGGCGTGCTGGACCCATGTCCTTGTCGGCTTGGTCGCCGTGTGGACAGGCCTTGTCGCGGCGTTGTCGGCGGCACACGGGGCACCCTTTGCCGCCGTCGACATGCGGTTCGGCCTCCATTTCGGCCTCGGGCGACGGCGGGCCGTTTGCGACCGTCGCTGAGAGCGCACTGGGCACCGAGCGGCTCCTCTCGGCCCGGCGCCGTCGGCGGGCCGCACACCGTGTACACGCCGGCGGCACCGCCAGAGACACTGAGGTCCAAAAGGTGGCGATGGCGACGGGGATGGCGACCGCGGTGGGACAGAGCCACAACAGGTCAGAGGGTCATTCGGGGCTGCTGCCTGCTGCTGCCGCCGCCGCCGACGCCGCCACATCAGCGCGCTCGATAACAGCGACAAAGTGGATCGACGTCACGAGCCCGCGAAAGGCAATCATGCCCCCTTGAGTGTCGAGGCGCTCGATCCATGCCGAAGGCGCCGTGTCGGCCGCAGAGGCTGCCATGGGCGTCGCCACGAGCGAGAGGACGGCGCGCGCCTCTGCAAAGTGGAGGGTCACATGGCGTGCCGTGACGGCATACCCATAGCCGGGTCCGTTGCCGCCTCCCCCGAGGGTCCGCTCACGTTGACGACACCCGCCACATAGGACGGGCCGACCGGTGCAGGCGCAGACGCACGGCGGCACACGCCCGCCGGACCAGGCGGTCCTTGCGGACCCGGAGGCCCGACTGCTCCCGGAGGTCCCTGGGGACCTGGTGGTCCCACCGTGCCGGGAGGTCCCGATGGTCCCGGCGGACCACGCTCTCGGTGCAGCGGCACGTCTGCAGGTGGAGACGCTGTCTGGTCGCTGATGTGCGCACTGCGCCGATCGGCCACTGTGAGTGGTCGCCGTAGAGTCGATGACGCACTCGGAATCAACGATGCCGGCGACGATAGCGACGTTGATGGTGGCGGCAGTGGCGATAAACACGGCGGCGGCGTGGCGGGCGGCCGCTGCCAGGTCATGAGCGCCTGCGCGCCCGGCGACAGGCCTGGATTAAAGCAGGCACCCGCGACAGCGGCCGGTGCCGGCCCATAATACATTTTCTGCTTTTTTTTCCTCCTTGCTCCTTTCTTTTTGCCTCTTTCCTTTGGCTCGATCGAGGCTCTTTGTCGAGCCAGCCCTCCTCCTCCTCTTACTTTACGCAGCGCGGCCGGGCGGCGGTCGATCGACCTGTCGGGCCACCTGACCACACGACGACGGCGGCCGATGTGTGGACCACATGCGCCATCTCTCAAACAAGAAGAAAACCCCACAAACAAAGGACCTCCCAAGCACTATTGCTCGACAAGTCGAAAACAAGATATGGGTTTTGCTTCCTGGCCCTGCTTCTTTTTGTTTTTCATCATGGGGGACCTGCGCGCGCGCGGTCGCCCGTTGTTGTTGCCGCCTTTTTTGCTTCTTCCCCCCAACCATTTTGTTGTGGTCGAAAAAGGAGGCAGCGAGGCAATGCCAATACCCATGTTTTTTACTCTTTTTAACCTTTTTTTTATTTATATATATATATAAAAGTGTGTGTATAGGTAGAGCAATGGGTCGTGCGCTCACTGTAATGGGAGCGATGCGTGTCCTATGAGGTGTCTTTTTGTTTCACTTTTGTTTCGACCACGACGACAGGGATGAGGACGAATCAGACGAGTCGTCTCGATTCCCGTCGTCGCTGCCGGCATCGGCGGTTGCGCCGATGCAGGTGCGAAAGAGAATGTCGTCGCAAGAGACGGTGTAGACGCGCAGGGGTACGCGATGCAGTCGCTCGCTGCACTCTGGCTCGCCGATGAGCGCCTTGATGTCGATCGTGTCGCCGCTGGGCATCTTGATCCGCGTCGCGTGTGCCATGGCGTTGGCTTTTTGTTCTTCTTTTTTTTGTTCTTCTTTCTCTTCCTTCTTTGCCTTTTTTTTGGGCAATGGGCGAATCGTGTCGTTGGAAAGAGGTGCAAGCGCCGCGAGTGCTTTACGGTGCACAGCACACTTTGCGCCCGATGAGCCACAACCCGACGACCGTCGGCGTCCCCTCGCTGCCCTGTTGTCGCTCTTGCGCCTCTGTCTTTTTGCCTTGCACCTGCCCTTTTGGTCACAGCAAGCGCGCCAAAGGCCACGCGACTTCTTTTTTTTTCTCTCTCCAGATAGGCATTTTGCCATCTTTTTTCGTTTTTTTTGGGTTTTGGTTTCGTTTTCGGTTTCCATTTCAATTTCCGTTTTTTTATTATTATTACTATAATCAAAAGGCCGTTGCGCCTTTTTTTTGTTCTCTGCATGTGCACGGGGCAAGAAGAGACAAGACTAGTACCGGCGCCCAGCAAGACGATGGGCCATGGCGGTGATGGGCACCAGCACGCGCGCCTGGTGTGGCACCGCCCCCATCGATGGCGGCGGGGGCAACACTGAGACGCTCTCGCTGTCATCATAGTAGACGCTGTCCTCTTCATCGTCATCGTCCTCGTGTGCGTTGCGCGCGGCAGCGACGGCCGCGAGCGCCGTCGCCACAGCGGCCGTCGTGGCGTCCCTGGACGCGCTCTGTTGGTCGCTCTCCCTATCGCGACGATGCCTGTCGCCCTCTTGTTGTTTGTTGTTGTCCTGTCGCGTCTGTCGTCTCTGTCGCGCCTCTTGCTGTCATTCTTGTCTCTGTCGACGCGGATGCGCGTGTCGTTGTTGGCGCCGGCATTGTCGGTCTCGCGTGCGTCTTCCTTGCCGTCGGCGTCGCGGCGGCGTCGCCGACGATGTGACGGCCTGTCGCCCCGCGACTTTGTCTCGCGTGTGGCACGCCGACGATCGCGGCGACGACGTCGGCGGCGGTCGTCCTCCTCGACATCCGACACGAGATGCGTCGCGGCCGTTGAATCGTCGCCGTTGCCGTTGGTTTGAGCGTGGTTCGACAAAAGCGGCGCCTGCGGTGCAAACGGCTGCACTGCGGGCAGTGATGTTGCAACGGCCGGCGGCTGCTGCGGATGGCCCAAAAATTGCTGTTGCTGAGGCGGTGCCGAGACGGCCATGCGCGCCTCGCCACGTCCAATGGTGAGCCATGCGGGGAGGCGCTCGGGCTTGCGCGAAAACGGACGCCACGAGAGCGACGCCGTGTGGCCCTTGGGCACCTCGACCTCGACCTGGAGGCGCACGCACCGGCGCGCGTCGGCCTCTACCTCTTGCACGTTGCGCAGCAGCGCGTGCCCGTCGACGCGCATGGCCAGCGCCAGGTCGATCTTGGTGTCGGGCGACGCGTTGACAAACTCGACCTCAAACACGGCCGTGTACTTGGCCGAGACGGGCGCCGGCGGCAGGACAATCTTGTCGGTGGCGCACGCGGGCAAGACGACATGGAGCGGACGCGCGCACGCCACGGCCGCAGCCGCGGCTGCGTCGATTACGGCCGCCGATGACGAGGGCGCACTACGACGGTCGCCGTGATGCCGACTACGGTGGCGGCTCCTGCCGCGCTCTCGCTTGCTTTCCGCGTCGACGCCCTTTGTCTGCGATGCTGCCGTCCCTGTCGTCATTGTTGTTGTCATTCTTGCAATGGAGGTTTAAGAGCGTGCGACGTCGGTCGACCTTTTTTTGCCTGTCTCTTTCTTTTGCTGGCGCTGGCGACGCGACTCCCAGGCGATCCGTTTTTCCTCTGTGCGCCGCCCGCCTTTTGCTCGGGCGACGATGTCGGGCTCCCGCGCGCGCACACGCACGTCGACCACCCCCGTGGCAGCAGCGGCCTCATCGTGCCGCCAGCGTCGCCTCTTTCTTCCCCAACATTTTTGTTGGGTTCTTTTTTTTCTCCCTTCATTGGCTGTCGGGTGCAAGCGAGTCATAAGAAAAAAAAAAAAGAAAAAGGCTACGGTCTCCGGTCGCGTGCCGAGAGGGAGCGAACAAAAGGAGAGGACACTGGCCGGCAACCAAGTTTTGGCCGCCTTTTTTCCTCCCTTGCCAGACAAAACCCAGACGCTTTTCTTTTTTTTTCCGCTCTTTTTCTTCCCTTGTTTGTGGTTGGCTTTCGGTTCGCGGATGCAGCCGCTCAGCGTGGGTTGGCTGGCCCTATGTTGGACCCATCGCCGCCGCTGTCGGCAGCAAAGGGCTCATGGTGCCAAACGAGCCACGCCAAAGCGAACAAACACCCCAAAAGCAAACGGACCGCGCTGCCCGATTGCACATCAAGCCCGTCGACAGATGGCGGTTAATGGGTCCTCTTTGGCCGATCCCTCTTGTGGGCTCGTCGATATGCCGCACGAAGTCGTCTGGCGCATCGTCGGTGCTCTCTTGGGAGACGCCACGTTGGGCATAAACGACGCAGCGTCGCTCGCGGCGACCTGTCGCACGATGGCAGCGACACTCGTTGACGACGACGCCATGTGGCGGGTGCTCGTGCGTCGCCACTTTGGAAGGGCCTGGGCCGACCTTCACACAATGCCCGACGAGTTTGGCGTGCGCTGGATGCGCGTGTACGCGAGGGTCTCACGCACTGCCACATGCGCAGTCAACGAAGCGGCGACCGGCTACATTGACGGCCCCACCTACAAGACATCATGTGAGGGTCTCTTGGTCTCGGGCGATGTCGTGTGCGGTCGACTCGTCATGGGCCGGCTCAATGGCTACGGCGTCGTGTGCGCCGCCCAGCACGAGCCAGGCCGATTGTTTGCGCAATCGACCAATCCAAGGCCTCTCATATGCCAGCCCGCGGTGTTTATGGAGGGCCACTTTACGGACGACCTCCTTGATGGTCGAGGCATTTTGCGTCGTGGCGAATGGCACGTCGATCGGTCAAGTAGGCTCATGGCTGCCGCGCTCACCACACGCGGCTTCTCCGTGACGTGTCGCTGTTGGCGGTGCCGGCATCGCAATAGGCCACGACGACGCCGAGTGGACCACCCTTGTGCGTGCGAACATGCGGCGCAACGGTGCCGGCGGTGTCGGTTTAGCGATGATTGCAGGTGTGGTGCGCAGGAAGATCCGTGCGCGTCGTGCGCTCGGCGCCTGCATGTTTGCGCCATCGGACGGTTCCTCTCGCGCATCGAGACTTTTGATGGCCACTGGGTTCGTGGTATGCCGCACGGCCATGCGGTTGCTCGCTTTGAATGCGGCACGACCTACGAGGGTCCCTGGTCGCGTGGTCTGCCGCACGGCCACGGCCTCGTCAACGGCATCCATCCACGACAATGGTTTCACGGCGTGCTCTTGCCACGGGGTCGACTTGTGTATGGCCACGTCGTCCGCGCGACTGCCACCGTCGCTGTCGTCTACGAGGCGACGTGAAACCGCGCGCTCTCACGGCCGAGATGGCCCTGGTGGCGGATATGCCACCCATGTTCTCTGAGGGCAGCGACGACAACAACACCGACTCCACGGCGACCATCAACTATCCCTACAGGCAGTACGCGCGGCACGGCCACGGTCAAATGCGCTATGCTGATGGATCTGTCTTTGAAGGCGAATGGGTCGAGGACATGCGCCATCACGGCACGTTGACCCGTTCCGACGGCGTGGTGCTCGACGGCACGTGGCATGCCAAGGGCGGCCTTGGGACTATCCGCTGGCCCGATGGCCGCTGCGATCTCCAACGTGCGTGGGACGCCTCGGGCCGTCCTTGCTCCTCTCGCGATCCACCGGCATGACCTCCACACATCTCTATCAGGCACCGCCGTCTATGGCGACCCCCTCGCCCATCCCTATCTGGGAAAAAACTTTATTTTTGTTTGATAACAACAATTGGGAAAAAAAAAGAAAAACCCAACACCAAAAACCTGTCTGCGTGCACGTGCATGTGCGGATCGAGTTTCTAAACATTGCCTCTTTCTTTTTGTTGTTTTCTTTTTTCCTTTTTTCTTTTTTACTGTTTGCAGTGTGTGCGATGGGGACAAGGGGGCGCAAGCCGAGTCCTGTTCTTTTTTTTTGAGGCTTTGTGCGCGTGGCGCCCGTGGCTTGCCGCCGGCACAAGGCCGAGAGAGAAAAAAAGAAAAAAAGAGGACGACAACGGGGGCACTGCGACAAGACGACAAAAGAATAGTGTGTGTGTGTGTGGTTGCGGACTTTGTTCGTCACGGGGTCCGTCCACACGCCAGTGTTTGCTCACTCGGTGGCGGCAAGGGCTTCAAGGCCGCCGATCCAGAGATCCAGATCGCGCGTCAGGCCCACATAGGCGCCGCCAAAGTGGTGCAGGCGCACCCAGTTGGGGTCGCGCCGTTGGGCGGGCGTCGTCGCAGACAAGAGGTTGCGGAGGGCGTCGGCGCCGGCGTCGCGCGCCGCGTGGGCGCCGCGCAGGCCGCGCAGGGTAACGGCCATCTCTTTGGAGCGGCCCTTGCGCAGCACGCGCCGGCAGTCGCCCGACGCCACGCCCCACTCGACGAGCCACGCCCGGTAGCGCCGGTGCCATTCGCCCGCCTCGACGGTGCCCACGGCCGCAAAGACGCGCTCGGCATCGCGGCCCTCGGCCTCAAACTTGCCCGACCACTGGCGCAGCGCGTCGGTGGCGGCGACCTTGGCCGCTCTGCGTGCGTCACGGACCCTCTTGCGCTCGGCGTCGTCTTTGCGGCCGCCGTCGTCCTTGCGCTTGCGTTCTTCCTTGGCCTTGTGTTTGTTGTTGTTGTCGTCGGCGTGACGGTCACCGTGTTTGCGGCGCCTCTCGCGCTCTGCACTGTTTTTCGAGCGGCGGTGACGTGCCGCCTTGGCGGCCGAGATCGCGAGTGGCGCCTCCCACGGGAGACCCATGGAGATGCCGTTGGTCGGGTTGACGCGCGCCAGGTCGGCCGTGACGTCGTCGATAAAGCCGCGCGCGGCCTCGTCCTCGCTGGTGCCGCCGTCTGACGATGAGGAGTCTGTCCACGGTCCGGCCCGGATGTCGCTGTCGCTGTGGGACTTTTTGGCGCCGCGTCGGCGGCCGCGCCCGCGGTGCTCCTTCTTTTGCTTGGGCATCGCTTTTCCGTTTTTTCCCTTTGTCGTGCGACCTTCTTTCCCTTGCCGATGCCGGCGGGGGTCCCGCCGTGTCGCGCCGCGCTCGCCACACGATCTGTGGCTGCCTGCCCACTTTCATTTGCCTGGTCCCTCTTCTTTTTTTTACTCCTGTTTTTCGGTGCCCCAAAAAAACGAAATGTGACAGAGCGAGCGCAGCAGAGGCCCATGTGGTCGAGCGCGTGGAGGCGCGACGCACAAAAGACGGCCAGCAAAGAATGCTGCGCAAAAAGACCCCCCCCCTCTTTTGAGTGAAAAAAAAAAGAAATACATGGCGCAGACAATTTTGTTTCTCTAAAAAGACGGGCCGGCATTCTCCGTGCACCGCGTAGGGCCTCTTTTTGTGTCAGTGAGGAAAAAACAAGGGAGCGACGGGGCGAAGCCCATCAGGAACGGCGGCAGGTATTCGGAGGGGACAGCAAAAGGGCGATAGGAAAAAAATGGCGCTCAGCGACGCCGGCGGCCAGTCGTCACCCACGGATGCGCGCGCACCTGAGCGAGCGTGATGCGCTCGGCGGGCACCGGCCGCAACATGCGCGCGATCAGTCGCACACCTCGACCGAGAGGGGCGTGTGCGACGTGGACGGCGCCGTGGCGAGGTCGAGTGCGCCGCGACGGTTGATCTCGGCCACGAGGCGCGGGTCGGCCAGTGCGGCGCGTGGGTCCACCCGATGCCAGGCCTGCTCCAGGCGGTGCCGGGTATCGATGAGAAAGTGCACAAACTCGGGTCGCTGCGGGAAGCGGTCGGTGAGGGCCACGTGGAGCAGCACCCCCAACGAGTAGACGTCGGTGGCAAAGAGGTCATCGGGCTCGACCAGCGCGCCCAGCGTGAGTTCGGGCGCGCAGTATTCCTCGGTGCCGACAAAGGCGTTGCTGGCGTCGAGCACGTCGGGCGTGTCCATGCGCACGGCCGTGAGCATGCCGTCGCGGTTGCGCCTGTAGATGCAGTCGAGCGCCGGTGGCCGCACCGTGTCGACGCACACCGACGCGCACCGGGGACGCGGTGTATCGGCATGACCTTGCCGTTGCGCTGCGTGGGCATCAACGTACCCGCGGTGCGCCGACGCAACGGCGGCGCGCCGATGACGATGATCGGGCGCGTCGCCGCCGGCGCGCATGCTTGCAGGCGTCGCCCTCGTGTCTCCAATGTCGCCATCAACGACGCCGGCGGCACCCAAGAGCGCATGCGGTGGGCGCACGAAAAAGGCAAAGCCAAAGTCGACGAGGCACGCTGAGGCGCCGTCGTCGCGCACCACGACATTCTCCATTTTGATGTCCCGATGGACGACGCCGTGCGCGTGACAGTAGGCCACAGCGTCGAGCACGCACAGGAACACGCGCCGAAAGGCCTCCTCGGCGAAAAAAGGGCGCGTCGCCGGCAGGCCCGCCCACAGGACCTGGAGGTCGGGTCCATCGACGTGCTCAAACACGAGAAAGTAGTGGTCGCGCGCCGAGAACCAATCGATCATGGCGGCGACCGACCGGTGGCCGCGCAGGAACGTGCCGGCGAGGATCTCGCTGCGCGATACTTTGACATCCGACACCACTTTGATGGCGACCAGCGCGTCGGCGCGCAGCCGGTCGCACGCGAGAAACACGGATGAAGAGGCGCCCGAGCCGAGACGGCGCACCACCGCATAGCGCTTGTCGCCCGAAAGGGCGCGCACGGCCTGTGCATCATCGGCAGTCTCGCACAGCGGCAGCATGGGCACGGTGGCCGATGCGCGCGGCCTGCGATCGACGGTCGTCGGCGCCGCTGCCAAGGAGGTTGTTGGGTGCCCCGTGCCATCGGGTCGCGGGCCGTGGACATTGGGTGTCCCACGGCGACAGTCGATGATGCGTGGACCGCGTACATGGGTCTGTGCCTGACGATACGCCGTCACCCGTTGCGACTGCGACTGCTGCTGTTGGTGGCGGCCGTGCGGGTGCGCTCGATGACGATGCGCCCGAGGCGGCGCAACGCTGTGGTCGTGAGGCGGACGTGCCTGGGCGACCGCTCGCCGAGGATCGTCCTCTTTGTCGGCGTCACTGCCCACGCTGTCGCCGCCACGGTCATCCTCATCGTTGTCGTCATCACCATCATCATCATCACCATCATTGTCGCTCTCACTGTCCATATCGTCATTGTCGTCGTGTCTACGGCGGTCATCGTCATCGCTGGCGCACGAATAGACGTGACAGTCGCCCATTGGTCGTCCGCTAGGCCGAGCCGGTCGCACAGGTTGAGTGCGCACATTGCTCCCATGTGCCGCCATCGCCCCCGAGGATGGCTGTTGGCGGGGCTGGCCCAGTGGCGTCGTCGCCGTCATTGCTGGACCGAGAGGCGAAAAGGGCGACGCCTGTGACGATTGTTGCTGGTGCTGCCGTGGCGAAGGTTGGGGAGATAGAGCAGACGTTGAGGAGGACGAGGACGACGTCTCAGAGGGGTGGCGCCGCCGTGGGCGCTCCCTGCGAGGCGGTGCAACGGTCTGCATTTGAGGCGAGGAGGGCTCACGTGCGCCTCTTGTTTTTTTTGGCTCCTTCTTTTGCCCGCCTTGTCCCTTGGTGGCTGTTCCTTGCCTTTTTTTTCTTTCGATGCGTGACGGCCGTCGCAACGTGCTCGGTGGCGCTTGCCCGTTGCTTTTTCAAATTTTTTTTCCGGGTGCAGCCGACAGCGTCGATGGCAGTGGCGGCGGCGGCGGCGCGGTCCCCTCGCTCTTTTTCCCTGTGGTGGGCGCGCGTCGCGTGCGACGGTCCTTTTTACCACCACGCATGCGGGGTTCGTCGTCGCCGTCGCACGCCCGCAATGTCTGCCCAGCCAGGGGTGCCCAAAGGCCATGCGACAAAGGGCCGAAAAAAAGGTGCCCCAAGGGGACTGACCCCATGAGGAAGAAAAAAAAGACAGGTCGCCGCGACGGGCGCAGGTGTGGGGGAAGGGAAAAAAAAGGCCGTCGCTGGGCATGTGTAAAGAAGAGCGGTCGCGCTGCTCCTGTCCCCCGCCCCGCCTGCAAGAAGGGAACACGACCGACACCCGGACCGCGCCCAACCCGTAAGGCTCGCAGGGTCCACAGTCGCGGCACTGCACCAAACCGTGCGCCCCCAACGGGCAGAAAAAATAAAAAAAAAGGAAGGGAAAAACAAAAAGACAAAACGGAAAAGGATTTCCAGTTGGCCATGTGGGTCCGCCCTCGAGCCACGCATCCGACGCCCGCTAAGCCTACTGTCGCCGTCGACATTACACGGCCCGGCGACTGGCGCGCCAAGCCGCATCGCTCGCTGGCGCGTACCATGCCGACGGCCATCCGCCAGATTGACCGCTCGGGTTCGGATGACGACGATGGTGGCAATGGCGATGGTGTCTCTGCAGACGCCCGCCAGCCCAAGCCGGCACAAAAGGGTTTACGTGCGGCGGCGCACATCAATGCAAAGGCGTTGGGTGGGCCGCCTCGTGCCAAGGGACCCATCACCCACATGGTGGCTCTCTCGGGACCCGATGCGAGCCTGCGCGCGGCGCGTGCACGCCACGATCGTCGGCCGGCGCCAGCCGCCAAGGCCGCCGGCGACCGCGCTCGCGCGGAACCCGCCCACCCAACGCCGCGACGTCCCGTCGCGCCTCGTTCACCACCACACGCAGATGACGACGGACCAGCGAGCGGGCACAACAACGCCGCGTCCCGATGTGATGGCGCCGACGACGCCTCGACGAGTCGCTCCGACAGCCGCAGCCACACCAGCGAGAGCGACGAGGATGCCGACGATTATGATGATGATGATGACGGATACAAAGACGACGACGCTGATGAACGGACGGGCATCACCGACTGGGGCGGCCTGCAGGCTGCGGCTCTGGGGCGTGCGCGCGCCGATACGACACGCGAACAGAGACGCACGGCCCACGCACTGGCCGACGGTCTCGTGGGACTACGTGGCGCCATGGAGCGCGCCTGGCTCCGCAGCGTCCTCGTGCCACCGGCGGCCGTCGCCGAGGTCGAGGCACGTGCACAGGCCTTTCTACGCGCCGGGTGCTGCTGCGCGTGGGAGCCTGCCGTGGCGCCGCTCGGAGCCTCGTTGCGCGCCCTCGTCGCCCAGTTGGGCATCGACCGACCGCAAGAGCCGACGCCGTGCTTTGTCGCCCTTTTGGATGCACTGGTCGCCGCCGTGCGGCTTGTCGTGGCCTCGGATCCCGCCGACCTTGGGCGCGTGTCGGACGACGTCGTCGCGCCGCCCATCAGCGTGGCAGAGACACCGCAACCCGATCACGGCGCACCAAAGACTGCAAGAGTCAAAGCCTCTGACAACAGTCCCGCAGAGTGTGCGCCCCCGGTACAAGACTCGAAGGACGGCCCATGCGGTCGCGTAGTTGTGCCAAGCAATGACGGCACAATCGTTGTCGGTCCTACTGCCGAGAGCGAGGACCATGCCGACCACCGTCGTGCTGGCGACGCCCCCGGTCGAGGCCACGACGTCGGCGACTGTAACAACGGGGGTGATGTTGATGGCGGTGACCACCATGATGTTGCAATGCATTAAAAACACGGCATCGCGCCAGACGTCCACGCTGACCGACACACCAAAAAAAAACAGAGCGTCCGCCAGTCGCTTTGGGCACTGGGCTCATGGTCGCCACGACTGTAAAATGTGGATGGCGGGGGAAAAAGTCCCATTGATTGCGCGGCTCCCTGCCAAAATGGGAGACCATTCCGTCGCGCCGGCACGCACAATAGGCAAGCCGATTTCATTTTTTTTCGATTTTTATAGACAACAACAACAACACGATCACCCAACCTTTTCTCTGTAGACCCATCGCCCTGTGCGGGGCGCAGTGCCGTCCCCCAACAGCAAAACCTTTTATGAGAAGCGACTCTTTTCTTGTGTTTCAATAAATGGCGGGACCCTGCGCCAGACAAAAAGCCTCTTGGCGAATTTCGCGTGTTGCGTCAGTCTTTTACTCTAGAAATCATACGACACAACGGGCATCTTGAGATCGTCGCCCGTGTCCAGCCGCAGATGTGCGTATCGAATGCCGTCTTCTTCTGCCCAGATGCACAAATCGTCGTCGTCGTCGTCACATTGGCCTTGCGCACTTTGGTCTCTGTCGTGGTCTTGCAAAGCGTGCTGCTGGCGGGAGAGTCGGGGTTCATCGGTGGGCCTGTCTTTGGCCTGCGCTTCCCGTGCCCACTTTCCAGATGTACTGCCAGAGGGTTCCATTGGCCTGAAAAGGAAAAAGACAATGAGATGCGTATCGGCCAGGCACACAGACGAGGCAATACCTTGTTTTCAGTCCGTTGGGCGGTTGCAGGAGCACGGCGACACAAAAAAGCGACCAGGGCCGCTCTAGGATTTTTTTGTCACGATTTGTTGCCGATTGTCGGGTTTGGGCGGGACCCAATCTCGCTCGCGCGTGCTTTTCTTCCTTTTCTTTTTCTTCTTCTTTTTCTCTCTCTGCGCACACTGGCCCCTTTTTCTCTGATCACCAAGCCAACTGCTGTTTGTTTGCAAAAAAGTTGTATTGTTGTCGTGGAACCCAAGGGGGACGACCATTGCGCGCTCGCCCCTTATGGTTCACCACGCCGACGCAAAGCGATGGTGGCCTATCGTCTTTTTCCCAGATTGTGGGAGGGGTGCGCTCAAACCGCGGCGCTCGATGGCGCCACGCCAAAAAACACTTTTTTTTTTCGAAAACAAAAAGAAAAAAGAGGAAAAAAAGAATAGCGAGCGCCCGCGGCCAAGTTGAGGCGAGAAAAAAAAGAGTTCCTGTGGTGGCGATGGGGGCGTCGCCACTAGGTAAGCACAACAACCAGAGTGCGTTTTTGTTTTTTTTCTTTCTTTTTATTTTCCAAAAAAGAAAAAGACAAAAATCCGCGCGAGCACGCACCAGAAAGGTCGACCGGCGCAGGCGCATTGGCCTGCATTGCACACGCGCCAACCCCGTGCTAGCGTTCTTTTTTTCCATCTTTTTTCCCCCCGCGGCATTCCCCGCGCGGCGAGCATTGGCGACGGCAAGGCGGTTGCCTTTGTTGGGGCCCGTTGTCTCTTTTTTTTTGTGCGGCGCGGGATCGTGGTCGTCATTGTTGCCATCGCCTCGCAGCACTCGTCATTTTCGCGCAAAAAAAAGCGACAAACCATGCTCAACGCCGATCCGCCACACTCTTTTGCCATGCAGGCGCTGCCCTCGGCCGTCGGCAACCTCATCGCCTACGTGTTGGGCTGGGGTCCGTGGCGGGTGCGGCGCCCGGCACACGCCATCGGTGCGGCGCCGGGTGTCGTCGGTGCTCCCCGACGTATCGCCGCCCCGCGCAGCCGCGACGCCGTCGGGCGTACGGCGCTCTACCGTGCCCTTGTACGCGGCAAACTGGCCGACGCCGATCGCATGTTGGCAGAGGCCACCACGCCCCAAGACTTTATGGTGCTCGCCGCCGACCCGCTGACCCTGTCGTCGGTGGTGGCGGCCGACAATGTGGCCGCCGTCATACTGCTCGGACGCCACGCAAAGCGCGTCGACGCCGACCTGTGCCGTCTCTTGGGCGACCCGCACATGTGCGACCCACGTGCCGGCGGCGCACAGGCGATCGGTGCGCTCGACGCTGCGGGCGGCGATGCGCTCGTGCATCTGGCATGTGCCACCGACAGCGCGGCCGTGCTCACGACCATGCTCCTCATGGGTGTGGACCCCGAGCACCGGTGCAGCGCGACGCGCAACCTGGCTCGTGCGTCGACGCCTTGCACGTGGCGGCGCGCGCCGGCTCTCGCGCATGCGCCGCCGTGCTGCTGGGCGCCGGTGCGTCGCCCAACGCGCAGGCCGCCGACGCCATGACGCCGCTCCACGAGGCCGCAGCGCACGGCCACACCGACCTGGCGCGCCTGCTCTTGGCGTCGGGCGGCAGCACCATGGCACGGCGGCGCACCGACACTGCCACGCCCGCCGGTGCGGCCACCCATGCCGGCTATCCAACGACCGCCGCGGTCATCATGGCCGTCTCGGATGTGCGCCACAGCGGCCACCAACAGTGAGCACAGTCCTCGAAATGAGCCCGGACCTTTTTTTTCACGAAAAAACCAATGCAAAAAATAAAGAAAAAAGAGATATCGCGTATTTTCTTGTCCCTTTTTTTGTCTTGCCCCATTTTTCGGCCTTGTCGATGGCATTGGCTTGTGTCGGCTTTACCTTGTCGCACGGTTGTGCCGCAACTGTCTGCCGCCGGCAAAGCAAAGCCGACGTCCACGCGGCCTTTTTGTTTGTTGGCCTTTTTTTTTTGAAAATTGTTCTTTTTTTTTGAAACCCACCACAGGTCGACGACAGAAAGGGCTAGCGGGACCATGGAGACGCCAAAAACGCAGAGCGAGTCCTTGCTTCAAAAGACCAAAAAGGCAATCAAATCGGCATCCTTTTTAGCCATGTTTAGGGCCTCGGTTGTTGGTGCAACCAAAGGAGTGCAATGGTGCGTTGTCGACGCACAGAGACCCAACGGATGTCGACACCCGGTGGACGGCGCAGCCTAGGACAAGACCCCAAGACAGAGAGAAAAAAAAAGAGAGACGTGCGCAAAGTGCGTCGTCTTTCTTTTTTCCTTGATTCGTGCGCGCCCGTCGCGGCCGTCTGCACTCTGCCCGCGGGGGGGGGGCAGGCCTTTTTAAAAGAAGGAAAAAAGAAGAAGACAGGCGCACAAAAGGGAGGCTCGGGAGCGCCGAGGGAAAAAAAAGGAGGCAGCACACAAAATAGAGGGCGAACATGAGGCGCCTCGTCGAGTCGCGCCTCTTTATGGCACCGACGGCGCCCTCCTACTGCACCGGCGGCGCGCGTGTCGGTGAGATGTACGCGTCGTCGATGGCCGTCGAGGGCGTGCGTGGTCGTGTGCCGTACGCCACCACCTTTGATCCGTCGGTTGGACCCGGCACATCATCTGGCGCTGGAGGCGGCCGCACACACGGACTCATTGTCTACTTTCACGGCAACGCCGAAGACATTGGCATGACGGCGCCGCGCCTGTGCCGTCTGGCTGCCGCTCTGGGCATGCATGCGATGGCCATCGAGTATCCCGGCTATGGACCCCTTGTGGCCGCCACCAACGACGACGATGATGATGATGATGATGGCGATGGAGGTGACAACGGCACCGAACCATTGTCGCTCACCTCGTTCTTGTCGTCGTCGTCGCCGTCATCCTCATCATTTGTGCGTCGCACAGTGCCGAGTGAGCGTGCAACGCATGCGGCCGCACGCGCGGCCATCCTGTCTGTGCTCGGGCGACGCTGGGCAGAGAGCACAAGTCGCATTGTCCTGTGGGGCACGAGCCTCGGCGGCGCCGTGGCAACGCGCCTGGCCGCCGACATGTCGCGCGCCGGCAGTCCGCCGGGTGCGCTCGTCGTAGCGAGCACCTTTGCCACGGCGCGCGATGCCGCACGCGATCTCATCGGTGGTCCGTGGTGGCGCTTTGTCGGCCGCGACGTATTTGCCACGGTGGACCATGTGCCCGACATTGCGTGTCCCATCCTGTTTCTCCACGGCGCAGGACGAAATCATCCCGGCTCGTCACGCGAGCCTTTTGGCGTCGGCATGTGCCTCGGGTGCACGGTGGCGCGTCGCCGTCGTGCCCGGCGGCACCCACAACGACCTCGACGACGACGGGTTTGTCGTGCCGCAGGTGCGGGCCTTTCTCAACGACACAGACTTTTGGCCGCCGCCCTGATTGAACCGCCCGCCCGCCCAGCCAGGTGTTTTTTCCGCCTAAACATTATCAATCACCACCACACTCTTTTGTGACGCACGTGCGCGCCGAGGCGCGGCCAAGAGGGAAAAAAAGAGAGGAAAACCCAACGCCAAAAAAACCAACGCCCGTAAAAAAAGGACAGCACGAAAAGTGGGCGTCGCCGCCAGTAAAAAGGGAGTGTCGACAGTCATAGCCGACGGGCGCGAATCACGGGACTCTTGTCTGGCCAATGGGACCGGCCTGTTGGTCCACCCAGGCGCCATTGTCACCCGTGTGGCCCATTGCAGCCTGGCGTAGAGGGAAGAAAAGGAGCACGCCCAGTGTCCGCCCTCTATTCCTTTTTCTTTTTTTTTACAGACCTTGATAAAAGGAAAAACATTATCTAGGTCTATTTTTGAAGGAAGAAAAATGAAGCGCCGACTGCCGCAGCGTGATGGTGACGATGACGACTTTTCCGAGCCCATGTTTGTCGGATCGCCCACCTACAAACAGCCTCGGTTGGATGGTGGCGGTGATGGTGGTGATGACACGGGAGCCGAGACAGGACAGTGGGACGCGGACGCGGCCATCGCCGACCTCGAAGCACTGTGCGCACGCATCGCAGACAGGTCGGCCGACGCCGATGATCTGTACGAGGCCTTGAGACTCGCCCTCGGAGCCTCGGGCGGGGGACTGGCGGGCACACACGCGGTGGGCACCCCGATGGATCCGCTGGGTCCGGCAAGGCCTGCACAAACCCCGACGTGCGAGTCCCTTGTTGAACCCTACCGCGAACTGTGGGAGATTCTCGGTGAGAGCCGGTTCTCCGCGGCCCTCGCTGCCGTGCGCGCGCACGCCGCCGGATGGCCGCCGACCTTTGCCGATGCCGTGCGCACCTACGAGGCCCTGGATCCGCAAACGGCCGGAGCGCACGTCTACCGGCTCGCCCAGCATGCCCTCGATTTTTCAATGGGCGAAGTTGCGCAGGAACTCGTCATGGCGTTGGAAGGTGCCGCGCGGCGACGCGCAGTTCTCGGCGTCGGTGGCGCTGGTCCGTTCAAGGGCTTTATCGACCCCTTTGCCGGTGGCGAGTGGGACCAGGCGCTGGCACCCGGCGGATCCGCGCGCCTGCCCGGCTGCGACTCTGGCACCTCTTACTTTGTCTTTGAAAACGACGCCGAAGAGGGCATGCACATGGCGCTGTTTGCCGTGGCGCCGCAAGCGCGCATGGCGACGCTGGTGGCCAGTGTCCTCGTGCCGGCATCCCTGCCGGCGACCACGGTCCAGCCCTTTGTCCCGACGCCGCGTGCGGATCGGCGTGCGCAGGCCGCCCTGTACGTTCCAGCGGCGCTCGGTCCATACGCTCGGTCGTTGCCGCTCTTTCTCGCGGCGGTGGCGTCGCCCCACGAGCACGAGCCCTACGAGGACGAGCAAGAGACCTACGCGGCAGACTTTGCGCTGACGTCGGCGCTGCTCGATCCGACGCCGGCAGGCGCACAGCAGATCAAGGCCGCCATGCTGCCGCTGGGGTCTGACTTTGCCCTGCCCGACCCTGTGCGCCGCTTTACCGAAGAGACCTACGCTGATCCCTACGACGTCTGGTACTATGGCGGCATGAAGGGCGTGTGGATCGACGAGTGCCGTCTCGTGCTGGCCCTACGCCTCTTTGAGGGGCAGGTGGCCGCACGTCGGGCTGCCCTCGCTACGCCTCGCCGTCGCTGACCAACCTGGCAGCGCGTGCCTACACGGGCCCCCTGCGTGCGGGAGTGGCCCCCAACGAGATGCTCGACCGCGCAGCCGCCTACGCTTGGCAGGGTGTGTGTGCTGCGCCCGCCCTGCCCTCGGGTCGTCTCCCCCGTGCCGATCGCCTCTTGGATGTGGCCCTCTGGTGGGGCGTGGAGCCCGACGATGCCGAGACCCTGCGGCCCGAACTCTTGTGTGGTCGGCTGGCCGAGATTGCTGCCGAGCGCCGAGACGACGCGGTCCCGATGCCTCTATGATCTTTGTTCCACCCTTTTTCTTTTTTTTCCTCGCCTCCACTGCCATCACGGCGCACATAGCATCGGTGCCCCTTTTTTTGGGTCTTTTGTTTTTTCCCTTTCTGCAATTGATCGACCTGCGCCGTGCCGGGCAGGCCATGACCGGCCCCACCATTAAAGAAAAGCAAAAGAAAAGAAAAGAGCCGATCACGTCCATTCCTTTTTTCATGTCTTTTTTACGCCCCATTTTTTTACACACCTTGGCGGCTGTTGGTATGCCACTCGCTTTTCAGATCTCATGGGTCCTCGCGCATCGCAAGGTCTCGTCCCCTCCCTCAAATTTGTTGGTGGGCGTCGCAAGGACGAAAAAAAGGCCACACTGGCCTTTCCGACACACACTCGCACGCAAAAAACCCAAGGGACGGCAGGGCAGCGGCAGTGGAAAAAAAGGATCCATCCTGTCCCTTGTCGGCGTGCGCCGCCTCGGCAAGGCCAGGCCGCAGGGCCCCTTTTCTTTTTGAAAAACATTTTTTACACTTTTTACTATTTTTTTACACCTTTTTCTATCACTCTCTCTTTTTGTTGGTGGCGTATGTGCGCACGCCGCCGTCGACTTTTGGGCTCGTGAGCACGAGCACCACATGAGGGAAAAAAATCGCCTTGGTCCCTGTTTTCGCCTCTGCCTAGGAAATAGGATCAGGTCGGCCCATTGATCGACTTGAATTTTTTATTCTTCTCAAAAAAAAAATAAAAATGAAGCGGCGCCTTTCCGAAAGCGACGACCGTACGCCACAGGTTTCCGCCGGCGTGTCGTCGCCCGCGCGCAAGCAGGTCAGGCCCGACGAGCCAGAGACGACACCCGCAGCGTGGAATGCGCGCAAAGATCTCGCCGTCGTCGCCGATCTGTGCGGTCGTCTGGGCGACGGCACGGCCGATCTGGCCGATCTCTACGAGGCCATGCGCCTGACCCGAGGCGCCATGGGCGGCGGCACGGCGAGAGCGCGCCTGTCGACTGCCGACGAGACCGAGTGCGCCGTGCCGTTGCGTGCCTACATCGCACTGTGGCGCACGCTCGACGCAGATCCAGCGGGCGTCGCAGCCGTGCGACGTCACGCCGCAGCCTGGCCGCCCACCTTTGTCGACGTCCAGCGCGCCTATGCGGCGCTCGAACCCGAGAGCGCCTATGAGCACGTGCGCGCGCTCGACCTAGAGGCCGTCGACGATCCCGTCGCGGCCGCCTACAATCTGGCCCTGGCCGTCGGCAGGGCGGCGCAGCGCGCGGAAAAGATCGCGCGCTCGGCGCCGGGCGACTTTGAGGGCTCGATCGATCCCTTTCCCGTGGCGTGGTACGACGTGCTCGATGCCACCGACCCAGCCTTTGTCGGTGGATGCGACCCCGAGGCCACCTACTATATCGTGGCGGTCCAGAACGACGCCATGGACAAGGCGGCGCTCTTCCGCATCCAGGCGGACGACAGCGCGGAGACGGTGGCCGTTGCCTCGACGCCCTCGGGTGCATCGGTGCTCGACCCCGGCGCCGCCGAAGCGGTGCGCCTCGACGGCACGCCCGCCCTCCAAGGCTATGAAGACATTCTCCCGCTGTTTTTGCGCGCCCTCGTCTACGACCCGGACGGGGCATCAAACCTGGTCCAGCGGGCACGAGACAGGGGCGACGCCGAGGCGCTGTCGCGTCTGACGCTAGCCACCGACCTGCTCGAACCTATGCCAGCGGGTGCCGCACAGGTGCGCCGCGCGCTTTTGCCGGTGTCATCCCGGTTTGCCGTGTCCGACGCCGTCTATGATAGGGTCGCCCTCGGTGCGCCAGACGCCGCCGACGCCTGGTTTGACGGCGAGATCAGCGGCACATGGATCGACGAGTGCCGTTTGGTGCTGGCGCTGCGACTCTTTGCGGGCCAACTCAACGCGCGCGCCGCGGTCAGGTCCCTCCCGCAAAAGCCGCTGTCGTTGGCCGACGCCGCCGCCGCGGCCTACCGCGGCCCACTCACGAGGGGCGTGATACCCGACGATGTGCTCGATCGGGCGAGCGTCTATGCGTGGCAGACGACATGCGCGGCGCCAGCCTCGGCGTCAGGCCTTTTGCCCGATGCATCGCGTCTCTTGGACGTGGCACGTCTCTGGGGGCGCACTGTGAGCCTGGCTGAAAGACGCCGGCCCGAGTTGCTGTGTGGGCCGTTGGCGGGTCCGTCTCGCGCGCGCATCCCCGATGCCTCTATTGTCGCTCCACGCCTCGATGCTCTATAGAGGAGTTGTTTGCTCTGCGCCGCTGTTGCAGTTGTCACCATTGCTGCCGATCTTGAGGCCGCCGCCACTGACGGCTCATCTCCTCCTTGTTCTTTTTTTTTTCGACAAAACCGGAAAAAAGGTATGACGGCCATGATGAGTTATAGTGGCGTGGACCGAAAGAGAGCGGCTCTTGTTGTCCTCGCTCAAAAAAAAGGCAATGGGCGACGACGGCCGAATTTCAAGTGGACCACGGCTCTCTCAAAAGAAGGCGGCTGCAAAAACAAGCATGGGCAAATTTTTTGTTTGGCCCCTTTCCCCCTCCCAAATTTTTGGCGATTGGGTCGATAGGCCGATGTTGCCCACACAGCCGGCGACGCCACCCAAAAGTTGCCAACGCACACACGCGACACAATAAATGTTTCTCTCAAAAAAATAGATGCCGAGTAACCAAACCTCCTTTTTTATTCGCGGAGAAAAAAAAAGGATGGGACCCCGCCAAAAGGCGCAACCATGCCCAGACCAAAGGGGCCTACTCTTTCTGCGCCGACGACCAGCAACAGAGGGCACAAAAATGGCAGATGATCCCATGTTGTGCACAGACACCCACACACAGGTGACCACAAATAGGGAGGCATCAATGCTGATTGATCTGCCATGGGAGATCATCGCGTCTGTGGCGTCGTACCTAGACCCCAACGACCTGTGCCGCCTCGGCGCTTGTTGTCGCCACTTGTCGGTCCTGCGCGACGACGCCCGGCTGTGGCGACGTGCTGTAACGCCGCTCTTTAGTCAGGCCCTCCTTGATCACCTCGCGAATGCGCCGCGCGAGGCCAACGCATTGATTGGCGTCGTCAATACTTTATGCGCCGAGATGTGGCACAGGCGACGGGCAATGCCAAAGGCGACCGAGTCATGGGCCAAAAGGTGACATTTGCGGCCGACGGCGCAGTGTGCATCCAACGCGGTCTGTTTGTGCGCAAGAGCGACCATGCCGACGTCATCACATTTGACCCGTCGGCCCATCCGACAGACGTGATCGACTGCCGCGCACTTGTTTCTCCGTTGTTGGTTGACCTGCCGTCGCTGCCGACGAACAACAAACAAGGTGCACCGGCCGTCGACAATGTGGTGGGTGGACCAAAAGAAAAAGAGTTGTTCGACCGATGTCAGGGTACACTCGTCGACTATGCCGGACCATCAACGCAGGCCTTGGCGTTGGATGGCTTCCCATCTGTCGAGAACGAAAAAGACACACGCACGTCGCCGCCGGTGCATCTGCATCGCTATGCCAATGGCGACATACACGCCTATATCAATGACGACAAAGGACGACCATGTACACTGTGGTTCCGGGTGTCGCCGCAATGCACAAACAAGGCTGCCGCGGGGCGGGTCGTCTGTCGCGCCGGTTGGGAGGATGTCACCCTCGTGGGCGCCGACGGTCGGCGCTTGCACGTCTTTCATCCGTCGGACGCTGCGAGCCTGCCATCAGAGCATGCCCTCTTTGACTGGTATGTGCACTCTGGCAGGATTGGATGGGACGCCGAGACACGCGCGGCCTATCCTTCAACCGGGCACCCGAGCAAATGGCCGCAAGAGGCAGGCTGGACACTGCCACACACATACATCACTGTGGATGATCGACGACCGTGGCTGGCACGCGCTGGACCCTATATCTATAAACAGACATGTCTGCCCAGACACTGGGCCATTACAGTGTGCGCCATCACGGGCGCTACCTACTGGCGACGTGGCATGAACCTGATCCTCTCCAATGGCACCGTCGTCAACACGAGTCGAATGGCCGAGTTTGGTCGTACGTTGTCAAAGTACCGATTGCCTGCGCTTGATCCGACCACGGGCCAACAGGTCTATGCCGTTGGCTTTGCCCCACCATGGTGGATGGACGCGCTCGACCCGCGATGGGCAACGGCCGCCGTCGCCGCCGCCTATCGTCGGCTGTGGACGCTCGTCGCCGACGGGGCCGACCTCTTGGCCTGCCACCCCGAGTCGGCTGTTGCGTCACTTGTCTCGATTGCAGCGTTGGATGCGCACGTACGGCACGCGCCTGGCTTTCGCGACAATGATCCGGCGTGGATCGACCACAGCGCCCGTTTCATGGATCGACTGTATGACGGCACAATGCGATCGCCAGCGCACGAGTTGTACGCAGGTGTCGCGACCTCGTTTATGCTGGCCCATCTCGTCGATGTGGACATACCGGCCCCACCTGCCAACAGTCGCGGCGCGCTGCCGCACGACTGGCAGACGATCGCGGCATCGCCAAGCCGTGCACTCGATTTTGCCGACAGTGAATGGGCCTTTGTGAGAGCGCGCTTGGAGCGCGTGACCTTTGTCGACCGCGTGCTCTGCGCAGCGACCTTTGCCGGTGCGACCCTCATTGGCTGCCGGTTCATCCGTTGCGTCTTTGCCGGCCCGGTCTTTGTCGACGCGATCCTGCGTGACTGCTCCTTTGTCGGCTGCATCTTTGTCGTCGCATGTTTGCAGGGCCGGGCCGTCGCCCTGCGTGTCGAGGGACCCGTGTCACGTCTCCTGGCCCGTCTCGGGTGCCACCGCGCGACCGACGTCACCGGCCATGCGTGATCCCTTTTCACAGCCCACTACCTCTCCCGTCGACCATATGCTTTTTGGCACTTTTTTTTTCTTTTTTATATATTTGTTTGACCTCCCCCCCCCAAACACGCATTCTTTTCCAACAACGGGAACAACGGGAACACTTGGTCGGATGGCGTGAAAGCATTGCCCTTTGAGTGAAAGAGACCAATCAAAAAAAAGGGAGCACTCAAAAGTGGCACAGCAAACGGCCTCTATTTGTTTTTTTTTTCATAGGGTATTGTGACGCTGACGGCAAGGTGGCGCTGTCAGAGAGAGCGTGCACGGGCGCCACAACTCTTGCGACGCCCGTGCGCGCTCTGGCCTCACGCAAAAAAACAAAGAAAATAAAAAAAGAAACAAAAAAGAAATGGAAAAAGGGCCGGCGCCGACAGGCTTCGGGTCGCTTTTTGGTCGGCGCTGCGGCAAAAGGCTCGTCTCTGTTTTTTTTGACAACATCATGCACACACACACAAGCCGCCATTGCAAGTTGACAGGCGCACACTTTGTTTCCCACACCGACCAACTGCCCTTTTTTTTCTATTGGCGCGTGCACACGCAGGGTCGTCACTATGGCCGCGGCGCAGCCTTTGCGATTGCAAATGGCCCAAGCGACAGATAGGGAAAAACAATTCTTTTTTTGTGTGTGTGGGGGGGGACGCTGGTCGAGCAAAAACTTTTTTTTTGGTGGGCTGGCTAGTTTGCTCACATTTTTCAGGGGCGGTCGGCAGGCGGTGCCGTCCCGTGCGCAACGGGCGGCTGTTGATCCTGTTTCTGCCTGCCGGGTGCATTGCGGGCGACGAGGCGCCGCCGCCTCGTCGGGGCAAATCGACGCTGCCACGCAATGCAGTGGCATCCATGGCGCTGCACATATTCGGTCATCTCGACCGTGCCGCAGTCGATGGCGGCTTGGCACGTGCGCATTCCGCCCACGCCCACCCGCATTCGTGTGCAAACCTCAAGATATCAAAATGTCCACACAAGGCCGCGGCGCAGCACACGTCGCCTTGGCGATCGACAAACCCACGCCGATGGGCTTCGGCCAATATCATCGGGCGACCGTAGCGCGCGGCCAAGCACACCGCACTGGCCGTCAAAGAGACACCGACGTCGAGCAAGAGACGCACAATGTCCAAATTGCCACCGGCGACTGCGGCAGCCAAACACGTGGCATCGTCTCGCGGGCATTCGTGTTGGACCATGTATCGCACAACGTCGATATGGCCCCAGCGCGCAGCGCCGGTGAGCGCTGCCGAATCCCATGGACACCCGCGCTCGCGCGCATAGACCAGACAGTCGAGGCTCCCTTTTTCTGCCGCAGCGGTGCAGGTCGACGCGTCCCACGCAAAGCCATGCTCATGCACCCAGGCGAGACAGGCCGCGTTGCCCGACAAGGCGGTACGGGTGCATGCGTCGGGTCCGAGCACACCCTTGTCGGCGAGAAAGATCAGACAATCGAGGTGGCCTTCCGTCGTAGCCAATCGATCGGCAATCTCAGTCAGTGCACATCCGTTGGCGTGCGCATAGACCAGGCAGTCGAGGTGCCCCTGGCGCGCAGCATGTGCGCACGTCCAATGATCCCACGGGCAGCCGTGCTCGTGTAAATAGAGCAGGCAATCCAGATGCCCGGCGGATGCGGCGTCATTGCATGCATTATGATCCCACGGGCATCCGTTGTCGTGGAGCCATTTGAGGACGTGGAGGTGTCCGCCCCCGGCTGCGCTCGCGCATGTCGTTGCATCCCACTGACATCCATGACGATGAGCATAGGCGAGACACGCCAAGTGGCCGCCTTCAGCCGCTCGCCAACACGTATCACGATACCACCGTTGTCCTCGGGAGCGCGCATAGGCAAGACAATCGAGGTGGCCGTGTCGCGCTGCATCGCTGCACACGTTGATCTCGGTTGCCAGGTCGAGACAGGGGCGCCTGCCGATGGCCGACGCGTCTAGCGCGATCCGGTGCCAGCGCCGACACACCAACAGGGCCGCGCCTCGTACAATGGCACACGGCAGTGCGGCCAACACGAGCGCCAGGATTTCATCTGGCAAGTCGTCCATAGCAGCGCCCCTCTTTCGGACCAGCCCTCTTTTTTTGACCCTGTTCCGCCGCTCAGCCGACTGGGGAAAAAAAAGTCAAAAAGCGCGTTGCGCTCTTTCCTGGTGAACCAAACCGAAAACCCCGGACAGATGACTTTGTGCGCTGTGCCTTTGACACGCGTGCGATTGGTTGCCTTTTGAAGTGGGGGGGGGTAGTGACAGCGCTTATCGTGTTTGCGTGCTCGTGCCTCGGCAAAGACCCATACGGCCGGTGCCGTCATGTGTGTGTGGCAAAAAGAAATCGACCAATGGGCACGCAAAGCCATGCGGCCTTTTCTTGCTTCTCCACAAAAACACACGGCGGCAATACCGGTGACACAAAAGCACAATCCCACGACGCAGACGGCGCCCACCAAAAAAACAGAAGCAAACCACAGGAGCAGCAAAGAAAAAAGATGGGCTCTGTGCGAGCAACGAGCACGAGCGCCCGCGTGCCATCGGCCACGCCCGGCGACTTTGTCTTTGTGCAAGTGGGCAAGCGACGTGGCTTGGCCATTGTCGACTCTTTTGACGGGACGCGCTATGTCGTCCGACCGCGCGTGGCGCGGTCGCTACCTCCGGGCCCCGACGGCACATTGGTCCTTACGGTAGCGCCACCGACCGACGGCCAACCCGGCCTCACGGTCATGTGGAGCAATGCGCCGACGCCGACGTGCTGCGTATGCTTTGATGACGAGTCCTCGCAACAACAACCACCACCAAGCCAGCGCATGGCCGTGCTGGCGTGCCGATGCTCGGCGCCCATCGCGTGCACGACGTGCGCACGCACCATCCCCGCCTGCCCGCAGTGCCGTACGCGTCTTTACACCCTGCCAGCGGGCGTGATCTCGGTGGCGCGTCTCGAAACCCCTGTGGACGCATCGAGCGCGGTGCGCCTCACCATGGTCTCGCTGGCGGGCAAGCGGTACGAGATCACGGCGTCGCCCTCGTGGTCGGTGCGCACGCTCAAGGCCTTTTACGCGCATGTCGCTGGTGCGCACCCCAAGCAGCAGACGCTCAAGTGTGCCGGCACAAGCCTCGACAATGACGACCGTGACCTTGGTTCCTATGGCATAGCGAATGGCCAGACCATCCACGTGATCCTCGACCTTGCCGGCGACTAGCCGTGGCCTTGGACGACGCCCCGCCGCGCGCCAAAAGGGTCGCCATGCACATTCTCGTCCCTTTTCAACCGCATGGGAAAAGGGCATCAATACTGCCGTATTTTTTTTGCGCTGCGATTGTATTAGGAAAAAAATCACAAACAATAACACCAATGGCAATGGCCTCTAATCTGTCTTTTCCTTGGGGGCGCTGTTGCGCTGGACGATGGTGACCAGTTCTTTGGCCTGACGCAGGCGATCGCGGTCGGCGCGGGGCACGGGCATGCCCTGCGAGGCCATCGTCTTTTTGTCGGGCAGTTTCACGACGAATCTCGGCTTGCGTCCTCGCTACGAACAAGTGAGGCTCTTGGCCCAACTCCCACACGGCCAGTCGGTAAAGTAGGCTCATGGCCGGCAGCGACCAAGGGCTCTTTCACCCCCCCCCTCTCCCTGGTCTGGTCCGGTCGGCTCACTCGGTCAGTGACCGCCAATAAAAAACGAGGACGGCACAGTCGCCACATGGCAAATGCTGGTCATGTCCAGCCGGCCCGATGCCGTCGAGGTCGACTCGGTCGCGACCTAGTCGGTTGGCTCAAAAATCTGCGACCAGCCGCGGGCCACATCGGCACAGTATTGCACACGACCTCTCTGCATTGGCAATTTCCTTCTTTTCTTTACAAAAATGGAATGGGAAAAAAGGAGGAAAACAATAGGCGGCGGTCGTGTGGGGTCAATCCCCAGTGCGAGGGTTGCAGCGCGAGCACACGCAACAACTCTGGGCACCACCGGGCCACTCGACGGCTGCCAAGGCCCACAGGTGCGCCACGCACACGCGGTCGGGCATGTCACTAAAAAGAATGGCGTCGGACAGCCAGCGGACACAGTTGAGCGAGCATCTCGTCCCGGCAGCAAATTCGACAGCGTCGGGAACCATTGCCGTGCCGTATTTACGGCACAAAAGTTCCAGTATGTGCTCGTCGTGACGGCGCATGGCTGCCGCCATGACATCCGGCGTGCAGCAGCCACCGTAATGAACGACCTCGGCGACCTCGGGCAGATCCTTGTGAGAGACGACAATGGCCAAAGCGTCCCACTGATCTAGGGGGCGCACGGCGGCGGCCACCTTGGTGAAACCGCGAGACAGCGCCAGGCGGGCCACTCCCACGGTGAGGACGCGGTCGGCATCGGGTCTCGTGGCCAGCCACCGGATGACGCCCTTGCGACCATGTGATGCGGCTTGGACGGCCACATCGATCGGGTTCCATGCGGCGAGCGGCAAAGCGCCTGGAGACTCGCCCGCGGCCCACTTGAGCACGTCCATGCTGTCATGTGTTGCTGCCACGCGCAATGTCTCTTTCGAGCACACACCAAGGCCGGTCTCGTGGAGGGTCTTGAGCGTCTCGGCGCAATCCGAGGCGGCAAGTTGCCAGAGACGCTTTGAACCAACACGCACGTGCGGTGGCAACTTGGAAGCCGCCCACCTTGCAAAGTGTGGCAATGGATACCCTGGCATGTCGTCTAGAGTGGCCTGGTTCAAGACCAGTGCACCCGTGCATGCAGCAGCGGCGAGCCAGTCGAGTACGTCGACACGATCAGCGCGCATAGCCTCCAGGCCCACTTTGTCGGGGCAGCCGCAGACGCCGCGACTTGTTGCCAGGCGCCATTCATGGAGTGCGGCAAGAATGCCGAGCGACCCTCGCGTGGCTGCGGCGATTGCAATCGCGTCCAGTAGCGGTGGTGATGGCACACGCCCAGGCGGCGACGCTTCGGTCAACAAGCATCTCAGAACCTCGACGTGGTCGCGCTCGGCAGCCTTTTTAAGGGCCGGGATCAACACGCCAGCGTAATAGGTTACTATGCGTTCATCGTTGTTGTCGTCGTCGTCGGCGAACGTGGTATGCCCACTGTTGCTGCCCAAAGACCTGCGTGACGTCCCCTTGGCGCGCTTGCGTGGACACCTCGGACGCCCATCGATTTTGCCGTCGTCGTCGCCAGAGGACGACGATCGAGTGTGACAACAACTCTTTGCCGACGACGCATCATTGCAATGTTGCGCCCAATGCGTGTCGTCATCGTCGCCAGTGTCTGAATGACAAGAGCAAGTTGCCCCATTATATGCATCATCAGTGTCTGACAACAGGCGATCATCGAGCACCGACGACGACGACGATGACGACGATGGTGTGTCTGAATCAGAGTCGTCGGACGAGAGAGAACAATTCGACGGCCTGTTCCGAGGCGACAAGTGACATATCTCGCAGTCGACGAGCGACGCAGCGTCCAGGCGGCAAAGCATCCAACGCAATACGTCGATGCGCCCGCCGGCAGACGCGTCGATCACCATATCGGGCAATGGCTCCACGTGCCATTGGTCAAAGAGGCCAGCGACAATGTTGAGCGGCGCCGAGGCTTCTAGCACGTCGCCCATACTGATCGATGCGCACATGCGACCCAACCAATAAAGCAACGGTCGGGCCAACAAGTGCGGGTGCGCTAGGATGCATGCCGCCACGTCGCGGGCCTCGTCCAAGTAGTGCCCAATGTAGTGGCGCAACTCGGCGGGCAGGTCAATTAGACCCGTGGGTGTTGGGTCCGGCTCCATTCACGATTATCGCTCGCGCCCTTGTCAGAATTGGGTTCTTTCTCGGTCCAGTTGCAGTCGTCAACCGTTTTTGATTTTTTTTGGTCTTTTGGCGTGCGGGTTTGGCGCCTCCAGTTGTGGGCACGCGCTGGCCCTTCTCTCTGGCGCAGTCTCTTTTTGCAGACTCTTTTGTGCTCAGACGCCAAAAGGCGGCCCCTTGGATCGTGTCCAATGACGCACCAACTTTTTTCTTTTCATTCGGAATAATAGACGGGTCAAGGCCTTGTGTCGAGGCGGCACGACATAGGCCCGGCACGGCGCCGTGAGGTCCCCACAGAAATGTCCCCGGCAATTGCATTGCTTTGATGAGTGAGGCAACCGTGCATGCATGCATGTACTTTGCTCATTGGCCCTTTCCGGCGAGGCCACCGATCACAATCCCACTCCCACCCACCTCTCCCCCCCGCCCAAATCCTGGTGCATCGATGGGGCAGACAGGCCAAAAGAGTCCTCCCCCGGCAGTCGCACCAGACAAGGCACGAGCGCCGAGCATGGCGTGCCATGGAAAGAAGAGGAGTTTCAAAAGATGGTCGATGGATCCATCTTGTATTCAAGGGCAGTCACAGCCGACGACGTGGCGTAGCGCAAACTCGGGCGTGTACCACGGATGGGCGCCGCGGCTGCCGTCCCAAGAGGGCGAGCCTTGCGCGTGTGCAGCCGTGACACACGCGGGCACGGTGCTGCTGCGGTCGGCTGGGTCGATCCACCAGAGGTCGACGACGATGAACCGCGCGGTGGGCACACTGTCGGGCGGTGCGTCTGGCGGGACCAAGGCCCACCACCAGTCCCACGGAATCGACACTGGTTCCGCGGCGTTAAAGGCATGAACAACACGCAGGGGTCGCCACAAAGTGCGCGCACGCGGCGCATCGTGTCCGTCGCGACTGTCGACTGGCGCCGCCAACCACACGTGGCACTGTGTGCGATGGGCGGCATAGTCGTCAATCACGCGGTGCACGGCCGCAGATGGACCGTCACGACACATCACAGTTTGGTTGTCGCCGCTGGTCCGTGTATCGTGGCGCATGGTCCACACGGCAACGCCCTCGGCCGGGTCAAAGGCGTCGGTCCACACACTGCGCACCGAGAGCGACACGGTGCCACTCAAGATCTCCAAGGGACGTGCGATGCGGCGCGCCGACACGGACCACGGCTCATTGGACCACGCCGGTGGACGCAGGCGATCTTGGCGGGTGCCCGGCGGAGCGCCGGCCTCGCGCGCAAAGATCTCGCGCCACACGTGTGCATCGCGACCGACGCGCGCAAGGCGCGTCGATGTCGCACGCAGCGCGTCGAGCGCAGCGACGCCCCCGGAGATACCCACGAATCGCACGATCTCGACCAGACATTCATCGGGCAGATCCAGCAGACGCAGCGAGTCTGCGCCACTGCCAGTGTCATCACCATTGCCCCCGGCGACGGGCGAGCGACACGGCACTCCCGATCGGTCCGTGCCGCACTGTCCTTTGCCTCGGCGTCGCTGCCGTCGCCGCCCTTTTGCGTGGCGTTGAGCATGGACCACGTCCATGTTTTTGTTTTTCCTCTTGGTGCACGTCGGGATTCCGCCGCTCGCGCGCCATCGCCGCCACAGCCTACTTCATGCAGCACAGCACCAGACGCACGACCTCCTCGTATTGTTGGTGGCCCCGCAAAAGGACATTGACAAAAAAACACGATGGGATCGCCCACAAGGGCGGCGCCGTGCAGGCAGACTGCGGCCGTAAAGTTTTTTCACTGGCAGACTTCTTTTTTTTATTTGGAGGCTTTGTCCTGTGTTGTTGTCGGATTCCGGCGGCAATGCCGGGAGGGCGTCCAAGACCTCCCGTGACAAGGAAAAAAGGAAAAAAAAAGACGGGATAGAATCACAAGGCACGCCAAATAACAAAGGCACCGCGGATGGGCGCATGGACGTTGTCGCACCAGAGGACCTGATCTTCGCCGTCGACGTGGCACCATGAAAAGGGCGCGCCGGCGACGAGATGGTGCGCCAGAGGCGGCCCTCCATCGGGCACCGACAGGAGCATGACCTCGTCGCCATCATGTACGGTGGACCCCGCTGATGTCTTGACCATGACCGCCCAGGGCGTGTCGGCGTCTTTCGTATGGCGCGCACGGCGACCGTCATCTCGGTCGATGACATTGCACGCCACCAGGCCGTTGGCACGCGGTCCGCACATGCGTCTGTGCCCGTGGAGCGTGCCATTGTCGGACGCGACAAGGTTGCAACAGAGACTGGGCGAGGTGACGACGACGCCCGTATAGTCCTCATGCGCCATCATGGTGAATGGTGTGGGCCTTGACGTCATGGGGCCGCACCGCACCGGGCACGGGCGTGCGCCAGTGCCGGGTGCGCAGGCCACGCCGCAAAAGAACCCCGTCGCCCGATTGTAGAGCCAGAATGGGTCGCCATAGGCGAGCGCACAGCGACAGTCGGCGCCTGCAGCAGGCAAAGCCAGCGCAATGCCGATGGCTAGCAAAAAGAGAGCGGCGGCCGCCGCAAGGCTGACCAAGTTTGCCGAGCGGTGTGGCATGATGTCGCCGGTTATTTGCCTTGTCGGTGTGTGTCTTTTTGTGTGCCTTGTTGTTACGCTCGGCCACAGGCCCTTTTTTTTGAAAAAAAAAGAAAGGAAAATTGATTTGCCCAGGCTGTGTGGCAGACGGCCTCTCTGCAAGCGGAAAAAAAGGTCCGATGGTCCGTGGCTCGGCCCAAAGGAGCCCAAAAAAGAGGCGGGCGGTTGGGGCCGGGAAAAAAAGCCGCCGAGCGAATAAATAGGGCGAGGACCACAAACAATCCGATCCAACGGCGCAGCGCGGCGCAGTGGGCGTATGGGAAAACGGCACGCTTAAAACGTCGAGGTCAGGACACCAAAAATCCCCCACCAGGTGGTTGGTGTCCCGTGCAAAAGGTGTTTGAATGCCCCGCTCGGCCGTTACCGGTGTGCGTGCGCAAACAGACGCGATTCGCGCGTCTTCAAACCTCTATTTTTAGCGGCCTTCCACGCCACAATAGTGCACTTTTTTCCCACTCTAGATCACTCGTCGCGACCTCACTCACTGCCCGGTCGATCGTCGTGACCCATTTTTTGCGCTCCTCTCCCAGACACTACACGCCGTGCGTACACTACTGCGGCGGAGCGAGCAACAGATCGCGCGTCCCGTCCCGCCTTTCCTTTTTCTGTGTTGCCATACCGGCCTTTCTGTGCGCGCGAGTTGCTCACACGCTCTCCAACAACACCAACAAAACAACAACGCACAGACGATCCACGACCACTCAAACCATGCAGCCTGTAATCGCCAACACCGCGTCCTCATCCCCCAAGGATCACCCGACGCTCGACGCCCTGGTCGTTGATCCGCCAGTCGTGTCCACCGCGGCGCCAGTGCCTGAGCAAACGGCTGCGGATGCTGGCCAAGCCGACTCCGTACTGGACGCCAGCGTGCAGATGGAGGGCGTCCTTGGCGGCGCGTCTGATGATGACAGTAGCGACGACGGAAGCGACGGTGACGATGATGACGGCAGCGATGGTGACGCCAAGGACACTGTGCCGTCGCAGGCCACGGAAGAATCCGCCGGCGCTGGTACTGTCCAGGCTGCCAATGGCACTGGCGTTGGTGCAGCCCGCATCACCGGCCGCAAACGGCCTCGCGATCCGTCGGCGGTCGCACAGCCCATGCGCAAGCGCCAATATGTCAATTCAGTGCGCGCCATTGATGGTGTGCGGAGGCATGTCACCGTGACCTGCACACGCCTCGCCGTCGGCGGATTCAAGTGCACCTTTACATCAGAGCACCGTCGGCTGAGCGGCGCTCTGCGCTGCCAGCGCGCCAACGCCAAGGGCGGCGAGGTGATTGAGCGTCGCCACGACGCCTTTCTCATTACGGGACCTGCGGGCCACGACGCGCCCTTTCCCGATTATGATCGCGTGCGCGAAAACTTTCTCGTCCGCGGCACCGACATCTGCGAGCACGTGCGCTCCGAGTTGATCCCCACTCACTCCAAGGCCACTGCCACAACTGCTGCCGCTGTCGCTGCGCCTGTTGTCGTCGCCGCTGCCGCGCCCGTAGCAAGCGCCAGTATGTCTTTGGTTGCTAGCGACGCCGCGGACGTCCCGCCTGCGTCGTCCTCGTGATCCCTCTCTCTCTCTTTTGCCTGTGGTGCTCAAATTTTGGATTCTCCTGCGCGCCTGCGCGTCTCTCTCTCTCTCTCTCTTTTAAATTCTCTTGCTCTTTGTCCTCCATTTTTTCTTTTCCATAATATATTGGTGAAGATTTGCGCGTGGACTCTGGCGTGGGTCGCGCCCAAGGACCCGCGACATCGAGGCAATACACAAAAAGGAGGGGAGCGGCAGCCGACCTCTTCCCCCCGGTGGGACAAGCGATCCAGGGCCAAAAGTGAGGGAAAAAGACGGTCAACAAAAAAAGAGTTTTTTTTCTTTTTCATGGTCCTTTATGGCATACACAGAAAAAGATGGGTTTGGCGCGTGCCAGGCACAAACGGGCGGGACACGGGCCAGAGCACACAAAGAAGGCCAAACAAAAAAAAGGCTCCTCTACATATTCGGGCGGACGCCTAAGGGATGGTGTGCATCGGGTTGGGCAACTTGACGGCGATGCCCGAGTTGCCGCCGAGAATGTCTGAATGCTGATCGCCTATGGTGCCCAGCATCACGTAGCCGGCGTCGACGAGGCGCTTGCGCTGCGCCTTTTTAAAGTCGACGGCGTCCATGTGCTCCTCGACCGTGCCCTTTGTGCGAAAGATGGCATGGTCGTACCCGTCGACGCCCACCCAGCGCAGGTTGTCCAGGGTGACGGCCTCGTTGGTCGATCGGCGGCCCGTGAGGATGACCGTGCGCACGCCGCGCGCGCGCAGCCACTGATAGAAGCGCACGACGGGATCGAGCGGGGGCAGAAAGGCAGATGGCATGCGCGCGCCCATGGACAGCAGGTGCGCCGCAAACCGATGACGCCGGCCCGGATGCGAAGACAGGAGCGTGTCGTCGACGTCAAAGACGTACACCACGGGCACGCCCGCCGGAACCGTGCGCAGAAACTCTTCGACGGCGCGCATCGCCTCGGCGCACAGTGACTCAACAAACCGATCATAGGTGGGACTCGTCATGTAGGCATCGACGGCGGCCTTGAATGCCGCTGGATCGTGCTGCTGCTGTTGTTGAAGAAGCAACGACGACGTGCCATGATGGGGCATCGGCGTGGCCAGACCCCACGAGGGTGACGCGGGCGCGAGACCCGCCGTCCACGCCGGCGAGCCGGGCGGCGGCTGCGGGCGGCCCAGCGCCGACCACGACGGCGACGCAAGCGAGTTGAGCGAGTCGCGTCGCCGCCGCGTCCCCAGCATGGCCAAGGTGCGCTCCGTGGTCTGCCCTACAGTGGTAACGGCGACGGGGCCAAAGGAGGTGCGGCGCGCGCGCACCGGATTCGCCGTACGGCCAGCGGGGTTTGCGTGCACGGGCATCCTTTTCTACGTGGGGGCGCGGGGCGGGACGTCTCGGGGGTGCGCCGACCGACGATGGCCCGCGCGCCCCGCTGTCTGGGTCCTCCCATGAAGCCAGGCCATTGTCCCGCGCAGCAACGCACCATCGCCGCCACCCTTTTTGGCGCCGTCAACAAAAAAGAGCGACACAAGGCCCACCAAATAAAAAAAAGAGGCAAGACCTGCGGCCTTTGCGAGCGCCGCGTACGCCCAGCAAAAAAAAAGGCTGGATCGCCAAAAAAATCGAATTGCACTGCGATTTACACACGGGCACCAACCGTTTTTGTTTGTCTGTTTCTTTTTTTAGTATTATTTTTATTAATATTATTATTTACAAAATATTTCGTTTTTTTTCGGTCGCGGCACGGGGGGGGCGAGGTGGCTGCCGGAAGGGAGCGCCGCTAGTCGAGGCCGCAGTCGTGCAGGGCACGTTGGGCTCTCTTCTTGCGCCTTTCACGCATATCGACTCCATCCGTCGGGCAACAACGGGACGAACCGCGCCTTTGGATGAGCGGACGTACTGTGTCGCCGCCTGACCTCGACGACGAGGACGGCGCGAGGCCCATGAGACCGAGCACGGTCGAGGCCGCGCGCGTCCTCCACGTGCCACTGCTGCGTTCTTGTTCAAGATCGTGCATGGTAGACATCTTTTGTTGTTGTTGGTGTTGGTGTAGTTTTTTGTCGTTGCTGCTGTTGTCGTTACTGTTTCACGATTGTTTTCCTTTCCTGTATGGGACGGCAGGATTGTGTCGGGCGGATCGAGCGCGCACACGTCGACTTTTGTGGTCAACGAGAACGTGTCACGCTGGCGACGGTGGCAGTTGTCGTCGTCGTCGTCGTAACGGTACGATCGCCAAACAAAAAAGCGTTGACGCAGCGGAAAAAAAAAAGAAGTTTGCGCAGCGGACGCAAGAGGACGGGAAAAGGAGGGTCGCTCCAAAGAAAGAAAAAAGAGGCCAAGAGCGAGGATGCAGTCGGCAGGCGGATCAGGAGGCGCTGTCGGCGCAATGATAGTGGACGATAATAGCCCCAGCGGCGCAGGGCATTTTATGCGCACGGCACCCAATGGGACGAGATTATCTCACTCACCATTGGACAAGACGGACGGATGCCGCAAAAGGAAATATGTCGACGTCGACAACAACAGCGCCAACGGTGACGACGACAAGGATGGCGCCACCGCCGGTTGCACACAATCGCCGCCGTCGCCTCTCGTGCCGCTCTTTGGGCTCGAACAGCGCTGCGTGTCGCCCCACTTTGCAGGCTGCCGACGCATGCTCGGCTTTATCGACGTGGGGCGCACCAACATGGGCCTGTGCTTTACGGCCAACGATTGGCACTGGAGCGACCCGGTCGTCGAGTGCGTAGCGCGCGTGGACATTGACCAGGCCTCCGACCCGGCCGGCAGAGACGACGCGTGCACGAAAAGAGGTAACAATGCCAATGGCGGCAACCGCGCGGTCGTCATTTGCGGCGACTTGGCCGCTGGGCGCGAGACGGCCGATCTCGTGGCGCGCTTTGTCGCGCAGTGGCGCAGCGCATTCGACGCCTGCGAGCGCATCTTTGTCGAGCGGCAACCGCCCGGCGGCATGCGCGACATTGAGCAACTGCTCTATGCGGCCCTGGGCGGCGGCGCGCGCGTGTCCTTTCTCGCCCCCAACAGCCTGCACGCCCACTTTCGCATCGGTGTGCGCCACGGCTGGGGGCGCCTACGACCAGCGCAAGGTGCGCGCCGAGACCATCGCCGCACGCTACATCAGCGCCAACGGGTCGGTGGCGGCCGCCGCCGAATGGGCCACCATGGGGGAGCGCCGCCACGACGCCGCCGATGCCACCCTCATGGCGATCCTCGTCAACGAGCGCAAGCGCCGCGAATGGGTCGCTCTCTATGCGCCGCCTGCCCCCGCGCCTGCCGAGCCAGCGCCAACGCGCCGACCACCCAAAAGACGACGCGGCGCGGCCAGCCGCATTGGCCCCATGCGCCGACGCCTGCCCGCGGCCCCCTAGCACTATTTTTTTTTAAAAAGAAACCTCATCAACATAAAACAAAAGAAACGTTTTTTTTCATCCTCTACTTTGTTCCCTTTGGTTTTCTTTTTCTTTCTTTTTTCTATGCCTGTCTGTGGGGCAACAATAACGCCATTGGGTCCTTTTTTAGGCCTTTCCGTCCGGGCGAGCGTCTGCGCCTCGGTCTGACGTCGCTGGATCGGTCCTTTTCTTTGTTTTTTGTTTTTTGTTTACAAAGGAGACCTGTGTGGTGGCATTTCACTCCAAAAGCAAGATTCCAGAAAAAAAAAGAACGAGCCAAAGGGAGGAAAGAGCACACGCCTTTGGGTCGCCAAGGACAAAAGGGTCGCATTTTGCCAAAAACGGATCTATCGCGGCACAAGAGGGGAGAAAAAAGGGAGGAACAAAAGCAGCACACCAATGATGAAACAAAAAAGTACGACCAAAGCCGAGACCGATGACGACATGATGATGACCATGCACAACGTGGCGGCTGCGACGCGCGCCTGCCCGTGGATACACGGCATGGCCGCCACGATATCGACCGAGATCGTGCCGCCGCCCACGGCCGCCTCGGTGGCCATGTGGCTTGTGCTGTCTGACCCCGCGGTGCGCTCTGACGCCGGGCCGGCAACAGTCACGCCGTCCGCAGATGTAGATGGAGTCAACGATGGAGACCGCAAATCCACGACACTGCGCCTCATTGTTGACGTATGTGTCCCGCGTGCGGCCGGCGCTGTCGTCGAGGCGGCTGCGACCAAGATTGACATGTTGGTGCCGGGCGCCGCGCGCACCAAACAGTCGGCCCAGGTGCACAGCGACGTCGTCGACTTTGGCGTCTACAAGCGTGACGGCTTTGACGACGCCCTAAGTGCCGTACGCGGCCTGCCGGGCATGGCCGACATTTCTGCGCGCGAGGTCGCGCAGCGTGGCGCCTCGCGTGCCTCGAACCACCCGCGCGATATGTACAACCTGCGCTTTGTCGACGTCGTGCCCCGATCAGAGGCCGTCGGGCGCGGCGGTCTCATTGCCACGCATCGTGGGATCGACACGACGACACAACCCGACGGCCACTGGGCCAAACTGTGTGTCGAGGTGGGCGAATGCGACGCGCGCCTCCAGGGCGCCGAGGTCATTGCCATTATTGCGGCTCTCGTACGCGCCGTAGAGCCGGGGGGTGATACTGTGCCGTCATCTCGCAATGTCACTTGGATGTCTTTGTATCCATGACCCTGCTTTCCATTCCCCCCCCCTCCCTTCCTCCCCCAGTATTTCGAAAGGCAAAGGAGTCTCTTGCGTCCTCTACAGCGCGGCAAAACCTTTTTTTTTGTATGTATTCGTTAAAAAATAAAGCGCATTCTGGATGCGCGCCGCCCTCTTCTTTTGCCCAGAAATATCTGTTAGTTTGTTTTTTTTCAGGTCATTAGAGTCTCTTTTTTTTGATGTGTGCCAACCTTGTCTCGGCGGCGCTACGCAAAAGGAGTGGCGAAAACAAAAGAGAGACGTGCGCAACCGCGGCGAGCCTAGTGCACCGGCGGGCACAAAACACCGACCGCTCATAGAGGAAAAAGCAGAGGGTGAGCAAGGCGCGCCATGGCGGCCTTCACCGTCGCGACCCGCGGCAATGAAACTGTCGAGGGGCAGCGCGCGGACTCGTCGGTGAGGCCCATCGTCGCATGTGCGTCTTGGCTGGCGCGCGGTATCATGGGACACTTTGGTGCTGCGCACGACTGGTCGCATGTGACCCGCGTGATGGCCAACGCCGAGGCGCTCATTGCCGATCTCGCCAGTGATCCCTCGGCAGCGGCGCCGATGGTCGACGGCGAGTTGGTCACCCTCGGGTGCATCCTCCACGACGTAGCCAACCCGCTCTACGCGGCCATGACCTTTACCACGCCCGATGACATTGTAGCGCTCTGCATGCGATACCTCGTCGACCGCGCGCATCTGGTCAACGAGCCTGATAGGCTTGCCAAGTTGGAATACATCATACGCTATGCCTCGCATGCAGAGTTGGCAGACCATCGACTCACGGGGGTGCCGGCTGTGCAGTCGGGCTTTATCGAACTGGACGTGGTGCGCGACGCCGATCGTCTCGACGCTCTGGGTCCCGCGGGCATCGCCAGGGCGTGCATGATCGGCGCCGATCGCGGGTGGACCCTCGTCGGGCCGCACACGCCCACCATCGCTGAATGGGTGGCAGCCGGTCGACCGGCGCTGCCTCCCGATGGTACCGTTGCCGCCTACCTTTACGGCCATGTGCTGGCGGGACCCGCATCGGCACTGGCGACATCTGCAGCGCGCGCCCGAGCACCGCCTCTGGTGGCCCATGTCGAGTCCTTTTTGGACGCGCTCGTCGCCCAAGCCCGACCCCGTTCCTAAACACCCACGCAAGAAAAAGTAGCCTCGCAACGCTGTCGCCGTTGTTGGCCTCGGTGCCTGATGGGTATTGGTGCCAACAAACCCGAGGCCTACAAGATTAGTTGATCGGCTTTTTGAATAATGATAATAATACGTGCAAAAAATGCCCAAGAACGGTGAAACAAAAAAAACAGAAACGAAAAAGGGACCAACAATGATGGTTTTTTCTTGCGAGACAAAAAAGAGGCGCTACGCGGGGCGCGTGACAAAGGGCGACGCAGCAGGGAGCGTGATTGCGCGGGGCGTATCAACGCCACACACAAGGTGGATCGACGCAGCATAGTCGTGGCCAAACAGAAAGCCACTGATGGTCCGCGGTCGGGCGGATCGACCGAGCGTGGTTGCCGCGTCCATCCAGTCCTGGCGCTGCTGCCACCATCGTGTGCAGCGCACCGTTGTCGGGTCACGGCCGATGATCTGTGCGCCACGCGCCGTCAGCATTGTCGCGAGGCGGTCCATAAGGGCCGAGGCCTCGGCGGCGACGTCTTCGTTGTTGAGCACGTACGCGCGTATGTGGCTACGCAAGGCAACAACTGCGGCCGTCGACGCGCCGTCAAAGTGGTGCGCGGGCAGGGCGCGCTCGGCACGGGCCAGGTGTTCGAGCCACGGGCCATGATGCTCTGGGTTTTTGCGCGCGCACACGCGGACGGCCGACACATACAGGCGCGGCACCGACACGTCGACAATGACCCTCTCGTATAAAGGATGACGCGGGACAACAACGTCGGTCTCGTGCATTTTTTTTCCTTTTTTCTTTTTGTTTCTTCTTTTGGCGGTATGGCGGTGTGATCACCGACGGGGGTTGTGGGCGTCCTCTGTGTCGGACCTTTTTTTTCTTTGTTGGTCTCGCAAAAGACCTGGTCTTTTTTTCGTCTGGTCCGCGTCGGCTCGTGGGTTGTTGCGGGACCCGTTGTTGGTGGCGCCAGTAGAGGTTGGATCCGCCTTTTTGTTGTGGATCGCTTTGTCGCCCGGCGGGTTGCGCACCCGTCGCAGCCTGCCTCTGCCGACAACCGCCAAAACCCGGCAATCGTGCGCCCCATTGGTTCCCCCTTTTTCATTCAAAAAATGCATTTTCTCCCTCTTCTTTTTTATTGCCGTGTTTCTCTCTCTTCTTTTTTCCATCCATTTCTTGATTTTTCGGTCAGGAATTTCTTGACTTTTCTGGTATGTGTTGCCTGTAGTTGGGGGGTTGTGCATTCTGTCCTTTTTGCCTCGTCAGACGGCACACGCGCACCGAGGCCTCCTCCTCCCAACGGCCGGCCGCCATCACACAATGGCCCGTGCGGCGGCGAGGCGGCGTCGCTCCCGTGAACCGCGCGTGCGGTCCAGGCATCGAAAAATTCGGGTCCCCTAGGGGCAAAAAAGGCGCCGACGCACCGCCGCTTGCCCATCATCAAGAAGAAGAAGAAAGAAACACAGAAAAAGAGAGAGAGAGAGAGAGGCGGCAAAAAGAGACCGACGCCGAGAGCGACCTGCGCACAAAAAGAAAGGAAACAAGAGGCCGTGAAAGAGAACATCCAAATGTCGTCCATGACAAACATGTCTGCGTTGTCGGCGGGCGCGATCCCGCCAGGTTTCTTTGGCGGGCGCTCTCGCGTGTCTGAGCGTGGCCAGCCGACGCCGCCCCCCTATGACGCCTTTGCCGCCATCGACCCGCTCGGCGATGATGACGATGATAGAGACGACAATGGCGACGACAGCAGCACCAGCAGCATCAGCAACAACAACTATAGTTGCAATGATCGCGGTGACCGTGGTAGCCGCAATGACAATGGTCCGATGGACGACCGCAACGACGGCGGTGCCGCCTTTGGCAAGGGAGCGGCCTTGCCCTACGCCGGGGAGCGCGGGGCCATGTATGGAGACGGTCGAACGCGCCGCCGGCACAGTACCGATCGCGGGCGCAGGACCGACCCGCGCGCACGTGACGCCTACTTTGGCTGTGTTGCCGATGTGCCGACGGCCGCCGATGATCTGCGTGGCATGCCCATTGAGCCAGACGCCGGACCGTCGCGGTTTGGCTGCCCAGGTCCTGTCCAGGCGGATCGGCGCGCACGCTTTGCCGACGGGTTTGGCGGCGTGTCGCGCGATATGCGCCGCGCGCCGAGCAGTGTCGGCCCCGTGACCGCGCCCGTCGCATCACCTCTTGCGCCCTTTGAGCGACCAGGCATGTCGTCGTCGTCGCGCACGGGGCGCGATCATCAGGCCGAACTTGTCGACGCGCGCCGGGCCTATGTCGAGGCCATGGACAGACTGAGCGAGCGTCAGCGCGCCTACCAGGTTGAGCGCGAAGAGCGCATCCGCCAGATGGACGCACAGGCCAACTTGGTGATGGCGCCTCTGCGTGAGGCCGCCGCCGACGCCGAGGACAAAATGCGCGCCGCCGCTCGATCCCTCCAGCGGCAGTTTGACCGTCGGCTCGTCGAGTTGGAGGCCGATCGCACGCTCACGCGCGAAGAGCGCGCCATGCAGCGGGCTGCGGTGGAGCGCGCACGTGCGGTCGCCCTCCATCCCGACGATGCCTATGAACGGCGCCAGCGCGAGGCCTCGTCGACGGCCGGCTTGCTCTCCATGGTGGACTCGCTGCTGGGCGGACTCATGGGCGGCGGCGGTGCCGGCGCGCCGTTTGTGACCGTGCGCATGGTTCCTTCCGATGCCTCGATGGCGCCGCCGCTACCGCCATCGACTCGACGCATGGCGGGTCCGGCGCCAATGCGCGCGCCGTCGCCGACCGTCACGCCGTCGGTGCGCATCGAAGAGATTGACTGAGGCCTGTATTTTTTTCGTCCCCTTTTTTTTTTATTCACTGCACATACACACCCGGCCGTCGACTCTTGTGTGTTTTTTGCTTTTTTTTTGAATGATGCAATACAGGCCGCCGACGGGCTGGTCCCGCCGCAAAACCAACCACAAAAATCGATACCAAGATCAGCACCAAAAATCAAAAAACCAAAAACCAAAACTCTTTTGTGCGCCGCGCTGTCTGTGAGCGACGATCCACCGCTGTCGATGCCCATCCTGGCGCCAAAAAGGACGACCGGACCGCAGCCACCTCTTCTTTTTAGGCCAAACCAAAAAAAAGACCATACGAGGAAAAAGTATGTAAAAGAGAGGAAAGCGCGGGGAAAAGCAAAGGCTTGGGGGCGACGTGCTCTCGTGACCAAGAGGGGTCGACCGCCCGTGATTGCCGCCGGTCCACGTGTAAACCGTCTGCGCGCCCATCCTTTTTCTGACGCGCACCGCACCCTCTGGACCTCCCCCTATTGCTGCGCTTTTGGTACGCGGTTGTTCCTGCGTCCCCTTTTCGTCGATGTGTCTCTTTGGACTGCAAACTCTGGGTTTTGGCGGGCCTGGCCGCCTTTGCTCACGGCACCGCCGGGCCGCTGTTGCGCCCTTTTCTTTTCTTTTTCTTGAGGATTTTCGTTGTTGATGCCCTTTTTTGTTTTTGGCACAATCTCACACACCCATCCTTTTTTTCTCAAATACAAATGCAAATCGACGCAAGGGCGCTGACGCGAGGTTCCTTTGTTTGAAAAAACAAAACCAAGAGAGGGGTGACGGCGTCGACGGCGGCAGGAGCAGGTCGTACACCGCTGCCACGCACGCGAGCGCACCGCGCAAGCAACAACCAAAAAAAAAGGACGAGTCGGGGGGTTCGCAGTGCGCGCGAGCGGAAAGAACGGCGCACGAGAGAAAGCAACGGCGAGAGCCACGCGCGCGCACACACGTCCCACCTTTGACGCTGCCCCCACCCACCTATGAATTCCGCCTCGCAATCGACCCCACGCCGGGTCTTGGCCAAGCGGCGCCGGTGGCGTCACGGTTGTCGTCGACCGCGCGCCAACGTCGATGGACCAGTAGCGGGCGGCCCCAGCAGGCCACCACGGTGTTTGACCTTGTGGCGCTGCCGTCCTCGGGCGGTACCGGCGCCGGCATCGTGCAGGCCATGCCGCCGCGCTCCTATGACCTCCTTCTCGACGGCACCCTCTATTCAGTGATTGCACTCGAGGGCCTGCGCGAATCCGACTATTTGCGCGCGCTCGTCGATAACGGCAATGTCGGTAGAGGGGGCGCAGAGCCCGTGTCGATCGACCTCACGTGCGGGACCGGCGGCGCGCGCCCGAGCGCGCGGGTGCGTGATTCGGCCTTTCTCCTGTTGGCCTATGGCATCACATCGACGGCGGCCCTCGACGCCGACGAGCAACTGTGCCTCTTTGACATTGCCCTTGCGTACGGACTGCCACTGGCCTTTGGCGACTGGCTGGCGGTGCTTGCCGCGACATCGCCCATCGACGGCCTCCCGGGCAAGATACGCGACGTGGCCATGCTGTGTCGCGTGGTCGACGTCGTTGGCGACTCGCTGCCGGCGGCGCTCGCCCTCGCGCCCGGTCTCACGCCGCAGACCGTGGCGCGCGCACTGGGCCGCTGTGCGCTTGGGGTGCTTTTGCGCGCGCGGGGCGGCGGCGACGCGCCCGAACCCATGACGGCGGTCCTGTTGACGCTGGCGGCCGCGCGCGCGCCCACCGACCTGGGTGTCGATGCCGCGCGCGCCTGGAACCGCGCCCTGGTCGCCGCCTTTGGGCAGGCCTATGCGTCGGACCGCACGCGCACCAACCCCTTGAGCGCGCTGCCCGAGGCGCTCACCGCCAGCCACATGGCCATGATGGCCGACCCGGCCCTTTTGAGTGCCGGCGACGGCAACGGCGGCAATGACGACGGTCCCGTGGGGTTTTGCGCCGACTCGGTGTCGGACGACGATGCGGCCGCCGTCGAGGAGCGCGTGCGTCGGTTCTATGCCGACAAGCGCGAAGCCGTGGCGGGGCGGACACGTGAGGCCGTGGCGGCCCTCGTTGGCCGGTGGCTCGCGTCGGGACCGGGTGCCGGCGCCGACCTCGTGGTCACGTACGCGCCGCCAGACGTGAGCGTCGATGGACGTCTCGTCTACCGCGACGTGCGCTTCGAACCCCTGGTGACGACCACCCAGGCGGCGACGGGCGCCGGTGAGGGCGACGCCTACTATTCGTACACGACCGACGCGCCTTCGACGGCGACAGGTGTTGTTGTGCGCGTCGAGGCGCCGCTGCGCGACATCCTCGGCGGTCCGTGGACGCGGCTCGATGTGCGCCTTGGACAGGCCAACCTGGCCGCGGCAGGTCTCACGGCCGCCGACTGTGCGCGGCCCGATAGCCTGCTCCCGGCCGTCGGGTGGCCGCTGCCGCTGGGCGCGTCGCCCTACGATCCAACGACGTGCACGGTGAGCGTCGACGTGGGCACCGTCGTCGACCTCTTGGGCGTGGACCCGTTCCTCCGCTCGTCGCTGGCCAGCGCCACGTCGCCCTAGTTTTGTCGTTCATTCCGATAACACCAACAACAACACCAATGCAAAAAAGAGCGACTCGACGGGTTTGTGGGTTGGGGACGGTGTCGGTTTGCATGTAGAACCGCAGTTGCATTTGACATTTTTTTTGGAAATGGGTTTGGCAGGTCCAAATATATATATTTTTAAAAAAAAGAGGGAAAGTGCACGCAATCGCTCAGGGCCGACAATTTTTGTGCGGTCCCTGCAGACCGCTCGACAGTGACGATCGAGGACAAACACTACCACTGCCGCCGCCACGATTTTTTGCGCGCTGCCGCGCCTTTCGGTCCCGTCCCCTATCCGAAAGAAAAAAAAGAATAACCCTCAACGAAAAAAAAATCAAAAGGAAAACATGGCCACGTAACAATCCCAGCCTTTTTTCTTTTCTTTTTTTTTCAGAGCAATTACAGTGCAGGCAGTTGGGCGGCAATTGTTGCGCGATTGTCGCGCAGAAAAGAATACAGCAACAAGATCACTTTGCCTTTGCAGGCCGCGCCTTGTTGTAGGTCGCATTTTTTTTACGCGTCGCATAATGCGGCAAGGGCAAATTTGAACATGCAGCAATATCGTTGGCAGATTGGTCGCCAAAAGGCATGCCAATATCCCCATTGGGTCGGGCGGGGTTGTCTCTTCTTTGGCCCCGCGCCTAAAAGACAAGCAAAAAACTTTTGGCCACCAGTCACACCCGCATAGCGCACAACTACCATCTTGTCACAACCCAACTCGGCCATTGTCCCTACGTGACACCAACAAGAAAACAGAAAAACAACCGCCTGTCTCCCTCCCCCAGCCAGGTATTTTTGAAATAGTCATGGAGATACCGCGCCAGACCCTCGATCTGGCCGAGATTGACGCGTGCGCGCGCGTGGCCATCCATGCCGACCTTTGCGCCACATTGGACGACTTTATACAGCACATCTTTCCCGACGCAGACTACAATGGCGCCGTCGACTGGGACAACCCCCTGCGGCCATACAACCACATGTACGCGCGCTACGTCAACGTCGTCGGGCGCGACGCTGCCAACATGATGCCAACACCGTACGGGATTGCGCACCGGTTCGTTGCGTGGTACCGCCGGGGCAACCACGCGCCGGGCCACGTCGAGGCCCTGGACGCGGTTCTCGCACGCGATGGCGGCAAGCGACGATTCGAGAGCGCGTGGGCCTTTCTGGCGCGCCTCTCGTCCGACATTGGTCTCTTTCAGTGCGAATCCCTGTGCGGAGATCCCGAGAGCGCCGCCGACGCATTTGCCCGCTTTGTCAAGACCAGACGGCGTGGGTCGCACTTTTGGCTGACCTGCGACGACGCCCTCAAGGAGGCCCTTGTCGCTTGGAAGTCACCGCCGGGCTGAGAGCGACGCATCACGCGCCCACCCCGAGCGCCGTCTGTGTCGGTTTTTCTATTGTCTTTTTTTAAAAGAAACAATGCTGTCACAAGGGAAAAAAAGGTGCTTGTGTCTTTTTGCGGTGGTGTGGCCCAAACCAAGAAAGGCCGCTTCCGTGGCAACGAAAGGATCAACAAAATCACGCCTCGTGTGTGCACAGTTGGCGGCACGTGCGGTTTGGCTGGGCCAGGAAAGACGTAGTGCCTGCCTGGCGCCGAAAGGCTGCCGCACACTGGGATCGCAAAAAAGGGTCGCCCTCCAAAGAGGGAAAGAATCATGACGACGTCCACGTTGCCTGTCGACCCCCTGTCCCACGTCGTCGCCCTCATGGCCAAGGGCGACGTGTCTGGCCTCAATGACCTATGCCACCAACAGGGACCATTCGGCGACATTTGCACTCGTCGGTTCATCCCGCGGGACATGGTGGCGCAAGACACCGCAGGGTTCCTGCCGGCCTCTGCGAGAAGCAACGGCGCCCTCTTGTCGCCCCTCGACGTCGCCGTCGCTCTGCGAGACCGCGCGGCGACGCACTACGCAGGCATCGAATGCGCACGCTATGCAATTTATCACCTTGTTCGCACCATAGGCATGACCTCTATGGGTCCCGTGCCCTACAGTAGGTTCATCGACGCCGACCAAAAGAGCGACATGGCCAGCGACATCACCAACTATTTCGTGCAATTCAGCAACGATGACTACCGGCCCCGCCTCTACCTTCAGGCGTCACCCTTGCCCGAGGACATTCACTACTTGGTTACGTCCATACACCCGAGCGATGCACCCGCCACGCAGCCCATCATCGACAATGCGACCACACGGTCCGTGATCAATTATGCCCTCGCCCATGTTGTGTCCACCTTGAACAATGACGACGCAGAGGACGACGAGCCGTCTCTCAACGGCGCGGGATGCGGTGATCTCGACCTGTTTGCCGCCTTCCCCGACGCCGCGCGCTACATTCGGGAGATGCCGCCCGGAAGCCATCTGTTTGTTTTTCCAGAACCCGCTGGGCCGGTGCGCACATTCGAGATCGAGATTGTCCCGCTGGCGCTCCAGGCACAAAGGGCGCTCCCGCTTCTCGCAGCGCGGCCGCGCCGTTGAGCGGCCTCTCGTCCTTGTCGCACCCGCCTAATGACGCCGCCAGAGTGCCACACCCTCTCGTCCTTTGTTTTATCTCTTCTTTTTTCTTCAAGGTGGTCAAAAAAAAAGAGTCAATATTGTCTGCACAGCCGCCTCTGTGCCACCTCTTTTTTTATTGTTCAATGTTTTTTTTGTACTCGACCAAAATGGTTCTTGCGCAGTCGAGCAGTCGCATACGAATAGAGCATGGACACGCTTGGCTGCAGCGCGAAAAAAGGCAGGGCGCCTTTTTTATTCCCTTTTTTTATTTTCGTAATTGGCTTGTCTGTTGAGCGGCAAGCAAAAGTCTCGTCTGTTGTGCGCAGACAGTCTTTCGGCGACGGTGGCTGCCAACTGTGTCAGTATGCGGCTTGAGGGGGGGGGGGGAGGGGAAGGCCACGACCGATGGGCTTCCGTTGTATTCGGCAGCAGAGCAAGGCTCTCCCCCCCCCTTGCTGCAGGGAACTGTGAGGGTGCCTTTTCTTTTTTTTACCCTTGTTTGGTCCGAGTCTTTGTTTTCGCCCCCATTTGGCGAGCGCCAGCGAGGGCGACCATTGCCAGGACAGCGGAGCGCCTGCCGCAGTGCCCGCTGGCGACTTATTCAAATTCAAACTACACAGTCGCTTACGTTGTACTTTTTGGTTTAATGTGCTACATTTTTATGACCCAGACTTTTGGCTACCACCGACCGGATTATGATGGCGCCGGGATAGGTCTACTACACGAAAAAGGTTTGGGTACAGGGCGCGGTCTCCAAGTGATGTCGCCGACCAGAGCCATGTCACTGACCAGGCAAGAAAGAAAAGGAAAAAAAAGAGGGGCCACTTGCGGCAAAAAGAGAAACATTACGGGGTGTGCCACGGGGACGTATGGGGGTTTATTGGCATCTGGCAAAGAGACAGGCGAGCCCCTGCTGGTCACAGTTGATTTGGGCGGGCGGCATACACGCTGTCGGCCTAATGCCAGCGGCAGCCCTTGGAGAAGCCGCTGCTCGATGACGGGCAAAAGGACGACGAAGACGAGGACGAGCCCGAGGACGAAGACGACCACGGGCACGAAGACGAAGACGACGGGCACGACGAGGACGAGGAGCCAGACGACGACCACGGGCACGACGACGACGAGGACGACGACGGGCACGACGACGACGAAGAAGAGGACGACGGGCACGAGGAGGAAGACGAAGACGACGACCACGGGCATGAAGACGACGATGAAGACGACGACGAGCATGACGAGGACGACGAAGAAGAAGACGACGGGCACGACGACGACGAGGACGAAGAAGAAGAGCACGACGGCCACGACGACCACGACGACGAAGAGCACGACGAAGAGGACGAAGAAGACGAGCACGAATCCGACGACGACGATGACGAAGAAGACGAGCACGAGTCGGACGAGGAAGACGAAGAAGAGCATGAATCCGACGACGAAGACGAGGACGACGAGCACGAGTCCCACGAGGAGGACGACGAGCACGACGAAGAGGACGACGACGAGCAGTCAGAATCGTCGTCCTTCTTCTTGTGGTCCTTCTTGTGGTGACGCTTCTGGTGCGACTTGGCGTGGTGCTTCTTCACCTTCTTGTCGTCGCAGTCGTCGTCCTTCTTGTGGTGCTTCTTCTTGTTGTGCGAGGCGCGCTTCTTGTCGTCCTTGTCGTCCTTGCACTCGCGGTGGTCGTCCTTGGCGTGACGCACGTGCTTGTCGGCGTGCGAGGCGTCCGACTTGGAGTAGTGGTGGTCCTTGGCCTTGCACGAGGCGCGCTTGGCGTCGCGGTGGTCGCGCTTCTTGTGGGCCTCGCGATCGCGGTGCTTCTTGTCGTGCTTCTTGAGGCACAGGTCCTTCTTGGACTTGTCGCGCTTGTGGTCCTTCTTGGCACACTCGCGCTTGTCCTTGCGGTAGCACCGCTCGTCCTCCGAGTTGTGGTCGTCCTCGCACCACTTCTTCTCGTAGAACTTGCGCACGTAGAACTTCTTGCGCTTGTGGTGGTTCTTGTCGCGGCGCTTGACGTCCTTCTCGTCCTTCTTGGCGCACTCGCGGCGGTCCTTGTCGTGGTGGCGGTCGCACTCGGCCTTCTTGCGGTACTCGTCGTCCTTGCGGTACTCGTCCTCGCACTTTTTGCTGTCGCGCTTCTTCTCGTCCTTGCAGGCGTCGCGCTTCTTCAGGTGCTTGGACTCGCTCTCCGAGTGGGAGTCGGACGAGCACTTGTCATACTTGTGGTAGGACTTGTCGTGCTTGTCCTTCTTCCGGTGGCGCTTGTGCTGGTCCTTGCACGAGCGGCTGCTCTCCGAGCAGTCCTTGTCCTCGTGCCGGCGGTGCTTCTTGTCGACGTGGAGGTCCGACGAGCACGAGTCCGACGACGACGAACACGACTCCTTGTTGTGCTTCTTGTTGTGCTTGCGATGATGGCGCGTCATGGCGGGGGATGCTGCTTTTTCTGTTTACTGATGGAGCCGGGGGATTGTTGACGTGCGCGAACGGACAGACGCACAGCGCGACGAGGACACACACGCACACACGCGCGCGTGGACCGTTGAGCGACAACAAACACACCTGCTAGGCACACGCAGGGAGAGAGAGAGAGACAAAAAAAGTGTTGGTGGCGGGCGCGTACGGCGACAGAGGAGGCGGAGGCCGGGCTGGACGACGACGATGCGGTGGACGGACGGATGGGTGGGCGGTGCGGGTGCTACTGCTGCGCTCTCTGCCTTGCCTCATGCGCGCGCCATTCCGCGCCTCGGCCGACGACGCGACCGCTCCCCGCGAGCGTCTTCCTGCGAGTCCTTGGCGCCGGCCGTGCCGTGCCGGCCACCCTCGTCTTTTTTTTCTAAACCCATTTTTTGTGTTTCTTTTTTTTTCCTACATTTTTTTGTAAACCTCTTTCTTTCTCTCTTTGTCTGGCGCCGCCACGGCCGCCGTTGTGTGTTGCGCCGGCGCGCAGATTTTTTTTTTAAGGAGCAGCGCGCCTCTCTTGTCGCCGCCACATGGGGACGCGCAGGGAGGGGCCACACAAAACCATGGCATTGCCTGTACAAATTTTTTTTGAAAAAAAAGTCAAAAGAGAAAACAAAAACAAGGAGAGAAAAAGGGGGACGGCGAAAAGAGGGCGGAGCCGGGCTAGTCCTCAAAGCGCATGCGCCTCGGGCATGCCGGCGGCGCACGAACAGCGCGCTCGGCCACGCGCCGGCGCCACACGGCAACGACCGCGCCCAAAAGGTCACTGATGGGCGGACCTACGGCGGCGGCCGCCTCGGCGATGGCATCCATATCGGTGGCATCCAATGTGCGCGCGCGATGATGCATGACAAGGCGCAGACTGCGCACGCAACCGGTGGCGATAACATGTCGCGCGAGCACGACGGTCAACGTGGGCGTCAAGGACGTCGCCACGCCAAGCATATAGTCAAACAGGTCGCGTGCGCCCGTGTCGGCGGCCGTGGCCAGGCACGACAGGTCGGGTTCCACCCGCGTCGCTTCGTACACGGCACGCACCGCGGCCGAACAATACGGGTTGGGCACGCAACCCGCATCGGGCGGCGGCAAAGCGCGCCTGCGCCCGCCACCGGCCTCGCCGTCGTCGCTACTACTGTCGTCGCTGTCATCATCATCATCATGCATCATCATCACATCATCATCATCATCATCATCATCATCATCATCATCATCATCATCATCATCATCATCATCATCATCATCATCATCATCATCGCTGCTACTACTGTCATTGTCGGCATCCTCTTGGGCAACTCGCAGACACACGTACCGGTAGATGCGTCGTACCGTGTGCGCCAACGTGTCTGAAGCGCAAGTGTCGCGATCATGGCGCGTATCGTCGAGCGGATCCGCGCTGTCGTCATCGTCACTATCAACTCTATCGTTGCCCGTGCGGCCGCCGTCTGATCCTGATTCTCTAGCACTCGACTCTAGGCGCCGTGCTGCCATTGCGGCATCGTGGGCGGCTGCCATGCGCGCGAGCGCCCTACACGCCGGCACGAGCAGGTCCAGCCGTGGCGTGTACATGCGCCCGATCTCGCCGACCAACGACGCCAGTCCGGGCACGCCCAAGAGGCCGCCGACGTGCTCGTGGGCGACCAGGCGCTCAAAGATTGTTGTCAGCGAGGCGTTGGCGGCGCTCACCAAAGAGGGCGCGCCGCTTCTTGCGCCGACTGCACGTCGCCCGGCGCCAGTGCGTCCAGGCAGTAGAGGACGCCCTCGTGGTCGCCGACAGCGAACCCGCTCCCGCAGGTAGGCCCCCGACGGCGGTTCGTGATAGTGGAGGTCGGCCCCGGTGTCGTGCCACGCATAGTCAAAGCGCGGTTCTTGGGTCACGCGCTGGCGCTTGGGGAGGAGGCGCTCGGCACGCGCCAGGATCTCCGTCGCGTTGCTGTTGATCGATGGGCACCTGGCCAAAGGGGCCGCAAATGCCGCCGTCGGGGTTGGCGCGCAGCCAGCGGTAGACGTCGAGCACGTCAAAGGCCACACGGGTGCCGCCCGTGGCCCACGGTGACCACGAGGCGCCGCTCGGGCGGCACCGCTGCTGCAAACGCCTCGCGGTCCATCGACAGGGCGTCGATCGTGAACCCCTCGTCAAAGGAGGCCTCGGGTCTGCGGCCTCGATGCGGCATGCCGGACGCTTGGTGCCGGCCATGGTGGTGGTGGTGGTGGCCGCCGTTGCCGTCGGTGCAGCGGTGCGCTGGCGCCAGCGTGCCGCCCTCTGACGTTGCGCGACGTGCCCTTGAGCGTCCACGCCATATGGCAGAGCGGGTCGCATCAGTCGTCGCCGTCCGAGTCCAGCCGTCGTGGTCTGCCCGTCGCCATTGTCGTTGGCCTTGTCGTTGTTTGTTATTGTTGTTGTTGTTGTTGTTGTTCTCTCTTTTCTCGCCCTTTTGTCCGTTGTGTGCGCCCTGTCCCTTGGGTGTATGTATGTTTTTTTCTTGATGCTCTTTGTTGTGGCCACGTGCACGGCCAGCCTGTCGGCGCGTCTCTTTTTGTCGGGTGGTCTCCACGACGACGGAATCGTGCTCTCTGGCGCGCGAGCGTCGCCGAGCAGTTTGCCGCGGCGCCCAGACCAAGGCGACGCAGAGGCGCGACCAAAAAGGCGAGGGCACAATGAGGCAGGACAAAAAAGAGAGCCAACCAGAAACCCGCGCCGGGACAGCGCACCCACAGAGTGACGAGCAAAAAATTGCCCGCCAACAACAAAAAAAAAGACAAAAAGGGCAACAGGACCGACCAAGCCGCAAGGCGCCTGCACTTTTGTGTTTTTTTTTGCTCTGCCGTCTGGCCTGCGTGCCCGTCTGTTGGCGCAACCAACGGCACTGGACACCGTCACGAGCCCTCCACGGCAGGCTTTTCTTTTTTTTTGTAATGCTCGCTTTTCATCCCTTTCCGGTTTTTTTTCTTTCCGGCTTTTTGTGGCTGCCCTCAACAATGGGGCCTCATACGAGCGCACCGCATCTCGCCGGCAACCCACGGGGCCAGGGTCATTGCGCCGCGGGCGCACGCACGCCTGCTGCCCGCCTCGTTGGCTCTCTCTTTTTTTTGTGGCCTTGAAGGAGATGGGGCTCCCGTCGCACAGAGGGAAACAATCGCCACATGGGGGCGGGGAAAGTCAATTTTGTGCGCCTATTGTTTCTTTTTAATTTTTTTTTGTTTGTGCGATTGTTGTGATCTTTTTAGAGTTGTTGTCGTTTTTTGCGTGATTGTCATGGTTGGTGCCGTCGGCGGTCCTTTTTCGTGCCGTCGGCGGTCCAATGCGCCCACCATGGCATTTGGGGTTTCCTCCCTTTTTGTCCCGATGGTCCGCCGGCACGTGTTTGGCCTCGACGGTCGCTCCGCCTGTTGTTGTGGCCGCGCCGGCGCGCACCTGGCCACATGAGAGGCGCCGGAGCGCGCAAGACAGGAGGCCCCAAGAGAAAAGGAGAAACGGCCGCGACAGATCGACACGCCGCCGCCGCCGCGCCGCCGACCCACGCACAGACAACACCGGCAGCGACAAACCCTCTGTTGCAGACAAAAGAAAAAAGAAGAAAAGAAAAGAGAATATTAGAGAGAAGAGAGAGAGAGAGAGGAGAAAAAAAAAGGAAGGGACGCGATGACCAGGCGCCACCGAACGATCGGCCGTACACGCGTCGGACCCGTCGCCGCCGCCCGGCGCGGGCGGGCGATCACGAGCAGCGGCACCGGACGACGACTTTATTTGCCTCCATGCTCACCGACACGAGCAACTTTTTTCGTCGAGCGACGGCAAGCGCGCCTACCAGCACGACCACCAACGAACACCAAACCACGATTTTCCCTACATTTTTTGTAAACCTCTTTCTTTCTCTCTTTGTCTGGCCGCCACGGCCGCCGTTGTGTGTTGCGCCGGCGCGCAGATTTTTTTTTAAGGAGCAGCGCGCCTCTCTTGTCGCCGCCACATGGGGACGCGCAGGGAGGGGCCACACAAAACCATGGCATTGCCTGTACAATTTTTTTTTGAAAAAAAAAGTCAAAAGAGAAAACAAAAACAAGGGAGAAAAAAGGGGACGGCGAAAAGAGGGCGCGAGCCGGGCTAGTCCTCAAAGCGCATGCGCCTCGGGCATGCCGGCGGCGCACGAACAGCGCGCTCGGCCACGCGCCGGCGCCACACGGCAACGACCGCGCCAAAAGGTCACTGATGGCGGACCTACGGCGGCGGCCGCCTCGGCGATGGCATCCATATCGGTGGCATCCAATGTGCGCGCGCGATGATGCATGACAAGGCGCAGACTGCGCACGCAACCGGTGGCGATAACATGTCGCGCGAGCACGACGGTCAACGTGGGCGTCAAGGACGTCGCCACGCCAAGCATATAGTCAAACAGGTCGCGTGCGCCCGTGTCGGCGGCCGTGGCCAGGCACGACAGGTCGGGTTCCACCCGCGTCGCTTCGTACACGGCACGCACCGCGGCCGAACAATACGGGTTGGGCACGCAACCCGCATCGGGCGGCGGCAAAGCGCGCCTGCGCCCGCCACCGGCCTCGCCGTCGTCGCTACTACTGTCGTCGCTGTCATCATCATATCATCAATCATCATCATCATCATCATCATCATCATCATCAATCATCATATCCATCATCATCCATCATCATCCAATCCATCATTCATCATCATCATCATCATCATCATCATCGCTGCTACTACTGTCATTGTCGGCATCCTCTTGGGCAACTCGCAGACACACGTACCGGTAGATGCGTCGTACCGTGTGCGCCAACGTGTCTGAAGCGCAAGTGTCGCGATCATGGCGCGTATCGTCGAGCGGATCCGCGCTGTCGTCATCGTCACTATCAACTCTATCGTTGCCCGTGCGGCCGCCGTCTGATCCTGATTCTCTAGCACTCGACTCTAGGCGCCGTGCTGCCATTGCGGCATCGTGGGCGGCTGCCATGCGCGCGAGCGCCCTACACGCCGGCACGAGCAGGTCCAGCCGTGGCGTGTACATGCGCCCGATCTCGCCGACCAACGACGCCAGTCCGGGCACGCCCAAGAGGCCGCCGACGTGCTCGTGGGCGACCAGGCGCTCAAAGATTGTTGTCAGCGAGGCGTTGGCGGCGCTCACCAAGAGGGCGCGCGCTTCTTGCGCCGACTGCACGTCGCCCGGCGCCAGTGCGTCCAGGCAGTAGAGGACGCCCTCGTGGTCGCCGACAGCGACCCGCTCCCGCAGGTAGGCCCCCGACGGCGGTTCGTGATAGTGGAGGTCGGCCCCGGTGTCGTGCCACGCATAGTCAAAGCGCGGTTCTTGGGTCACGCGCTGGCGCTTGGGGAGGAGGCGCTCGGCACGCGCCAGGATCTCGTCGCGTTGCTGTTGATCGATGGGCACCTGGCCAAAGGGGCCGCAAATGCCGCCGTCGGGGTTGGCGCGCAGCCAGCGGTAGACGTCGAGCACGTCAAAGGCCACACGGGTGCCGCCCGTGGCCACGGTGACCACGAGGCGCCGCTCGGGCGGCACCGCTGCTGCAAACGCCTCGCGGTCCATCGACAGGGCGTCGATCGTGAACCCCCTCGTCAAAGGAGGCCTCGGGGTCTGCGGCCTCGATGCGGCATGCCGGACGCTTGGTGCCGGCCATGGTGGTGGTGGTGGTGGCCGCCGTTGCGTCGTGGCAGCGGTGCGCTGGCGCCAGCGTGCCGCCCTCTGACGTGCGCGACGTGCCCTTGAGCGTCCACGCCATATGGCAGAGCGGGTCGCATCAGTCGTCGCCGTCCGAGGTCCAGCCGTCGTGGTCTGCCCGTCGCCATTGTCGTTGGCCTTGTCGTTGTTGTTATTGTTGTTGTTGTTGTTGTTGTATCTCTTTTCTCGCCCTTTTGTCCGTTGTGTGCGCCTGTCCCTTGGGTGTATGTATGTTTTTTTCTTGATGCTCTTTGTTGTGGCCACGTGCACGGGCAGCCTGTCGGCGCGTCTCTTTGTCGGGTGGGTCTCCACGACGACGGAATCGTGCTCTCTGGCGCGCGAGCGTCGCCGAGCAGTTTGCCGCGGCGCCCAGACCAAGGCGACGCAGAGGCGCGACAAAAAGGCGAGGGCACAATGAGGGCAGGACAAAAAAAGAGAGCCAACCAGAAACCCGCGCCGGGGACAGCGCACCCACAGAGTGACGAGCAAAAAATTGCCCCGCCAACAACAAAAAAAAGACAAAAAGGGCAACAGGACCGACCAAGCCGCAAGGCGCCTGCACTTTTGTGTTTTTTTTGCTCTGCCGTCTGGCCTGCGTGCCCGTCTGTTGGCGGCAACCAACGGCACTGGGACACGTCACGAGCCCTCACGGCAGGCTTTTCTTTTTTTTTGTAATGCTCGCTTTTCATCCTTTCCCGGTTTTTTTTCTTTCCGGCTTTTTGTGGCTGCCCTCAACAATGGGCTCATACGAGCGCACCGCATCTCGCCGCGCAACCCACGGGGCCAGGGGTCATTGCGCCGCGGGCGCACGCACGCCTGCTGGCCCGCCTCGTTGGCTCTCTCTTTTTTTTGTGGCCTTGAAGGAGATGGGGCTCCCGTCGCACAGAGGGAAAACAATCGCCACATGGGGGCGGGGGAAAGTCAATTTTGTGCGCCTATTGTTTCTTTTTAATTTTTTTTTGTTTGTGCGATTGTTGTGATCTTTTTAGAGTTGTTGTCGTTTTTGCGTGATTGTCATGGTTGGTGCCGTCGGCGGTCCTTTTTCGTGCCCGTCGGCGGTCCAATGCGCCCACCATGGCATTTGGGGTTTCCTCCCTTTTTGTCCGATGGTCCGCCGGCACGTGTTTGGCTCGACGGTCGCTCCGCCTGTTGTTGTGGCCGCGCCGGCGCGCACCTGGCCACATGAGAGCGCCGGAGCGCGCAAGACAGGAGGCCCCAAGAGAAAAGGAGAAACGGCCGCGACAGATCGACACGCCGCCGCCGCCGCCGCCGCCGACCCACGCACAGACAACACCGGCAGCGACAAACCCTCTGTTGCAGACAAAAGAAGAAAAGAAAAAGAAAAGAAAAATAGAGAGAGAGAGAGAGAGAGAGAGAGAGAAAAAAGGAAGGGACGCGGATGACCAGGCGCCACCGGCAACGATCGCCGACACGCGTCGGACCCGTCGCCGCCGCCCCGGCGCGGCCGTGCGATCACGAGCAGCGGCACCGACGACGACTTTAGTTGCTCCATGCTCACCGACACGAGCACCTTTTCGTCGAGCGACGGCAAGCGCGCCTACAGCACGACCACCACGACCACCACCACGACGAGGACGGCCAAGCGCAGCGTGCTGCCCTCGGCCTCTCCGTCACCGTCGTCATCATCAACGGCGTCCAATTGGTCGTGCGGGTGGGACGCGCCTCTCACCTCGGAACCCACCCTGTCGTCGCTGCCCACCTATGTCTTTGACGGCACTGCGCACGCCAGTCACGATGGCGTGGGCAGCACCGGCAGCAGCGACAATGACAACAAGGGCGCCAGTCTCGATGAGCAGAAGAAAAAGAAAAACAAGGACAAGAAAAAGAGCAAGAAGCGCAGCGAGAAAAAGGGGCGGGACAAGAGCGCACGCAAGGGTCGGACTGCCGCGCGCCGTCGACCCACCGACGCCGAGACCGATGCCGAGGCCTATCGCACCAACCGCGCGTCCGATCCGTGGGCGCGCGGCCTCTCGATGGCCTCTGCTGTCGCCGCTCTGGCGTCTTCCAAAACCGATACAGAGACCTACCAGCACGACGACCCGTGGACGTCGCACGGCACGACCGCCGCCTCTCTTTCCGAGGCCGAGGCCGACCGGCGCGACAAGTGGCATCCTCGCCGCGGCACCACGGCCCATGGGCAGAGCGGCAGCAGCCACGCTGATACGTCCACATCGGCCTCGTGGCAAGACCACAAAGCGACGGCACACGTGACCCCATCGTCGTCGTCGTCTCTGTCGTCATCGTCTGACGATCACAACAGTGCCGACTCGCAGACGCAATCGTCGGCCTTGCCTATTGTGGCAACAAACGACGACGACGGCGAGAGCACAGACGACGCCTCTCTGACGTCCTCATCGTCGGCGTCATCGACATCGTCCTCGTCATTGTCGTCCAAAGAGCACACCCTTGACACGACCGACGACAGCGCGCCCAGGGACTATCAGGATCGCGACACCACGGACACGACGGCCGACACCCAGCAGGATAGTGATGCCAACGACCATGATGATCACCACAACCACCACAACCACCGCGACGATGACAACACCAGGGGAGTTTCAGACGACACTGCCAGCGTCCAGGAATCGTCTGCCGGCCCCTGCCAGTGTGCTTGTTGCGCGGGGTCCACTGCCGACTCACAGGACACGCAGCACCAGGACGACGACCGGGATGATGAAGATGGTGACAGCGACGCCAGCGACGATCAGCAGTATGAAGACGGCGATCACGACGGCCATGCCGACAAGGCCAGTCTGTCTGACACGCCGTCATCATCCTCGATTGTGCCATCGGCGTCGTCATCATCATCATCGTCCTTTTCAAGCACAGCCGCAGACAACTGGGTCAATGTCAAGGTGGGGGACAAGGCGCCGCGCGAGCCGCCGGTCTATATACGCGCCTGTCATCGGGGGACCACCCATCACCGTGGCCCGCTTTGCGACGATGGCTCTCGCGACGATGATCATCACGACCACGACGACGACAATGATGATGACGACGACCATGGATCGTCGCTCCACCGGGCGCGCAAGGATGGCGTCGTCGAGACGCATTCGATCACGATCGCCGAGCCTCTCGTGCGTCCGTGCGAGCCCGACGCGCCTCACGCCATCTTTGGACGGCCGTGCTCGGCGCACAGCGACCACAAAGGGCGCGCACCCCGCCCGTCGGCGCCCGTCGTCGTCGCGCCGGGCGTGCGCGACCTGCCCGGCGGCATTCCCGAGCCTTTGCGCGCTCGGCGCCACCTACACCCTCTTGGCCGGCGCCGTCGACACACGCTGCCGGCTCGAGTCGGCGCTGGTCGCATTGCGTGGACGCACGCGCGCACAGCCGGCGCTTGTGTTTGAGGGCTCTGACGTCAATATCGTGGGCGTGTCGGGCAGCGGCGCCATCACCATCAACGAGCGCACCTACCCGCTTACGGCGACGGCCTCGTTTTACATACGCGCCGGCTCGGCCTTTGCGGTGGGCAACACCGCTAGCGCCTCGCCGCTCGTCTTTGTCCAACAGTTTGTCGACGCCGCCGCGGGTCTGGGCTTTTACCACGAGGTGTCTGCCTACGAGGATGCAGTGGGGGGCGCCGCCAACGTTGATCCACGGGTGATCGAGGCCATCGCCGTGCGCTATCGCGTGCGCACGGCGTCGGGTCCGTCCTCGCACCGCGCCGATGCATGCAGCGCCTTTGTCCCACCGGGCACCCTGCGCTTCCTGCCGACACCCCAGTGCGAGGCTGACCCTGACGATGACGCGTCCTCGTCTACGGCGTCCTCGTCGTGGTCGTGCGCCACCTCGACCAACACGACCACTACTGACGACAGCACTGCCTGCTGTAGTGCCTGCAACGTTGATGACGACGACAGCAACAACAGCGGCAGCGACGAATCGTCATCGTGCGATGCCGTCGACGCCGGAATCGATTCGTGGGGTCTGCGCCGCCGCCAGTTGCTCGTGCTGGCGGCGACCGATGCCCGCGTCGGCCCGGCGGTCCGTCCGGCAGCCACCATACGCCCGACCGACCTCGACGCCTTTATCGCGCTGGGCCAAACGGGGGCGCGCGTCACCGTGCGCGCCACCGTCATCCGCGACCCGCGCTCGGGCGGCTGTCCCGACGTGCTCGCCCGGCCCACGATCAACGGCGCCGACGCGATCACCCTTATCACCGGCGTGGCCTATTGGACCTACTATGACGAGGCCGCCGACAATGTCATCGTCCAGGGCGTGCCCGGCTCGCGTCTCCCCGCCGTCCTGCCGCCGCCGGCCTTTGGCGGCGTCGGCATGCCGTCTGGGTTTGGTCCCGCCGTGCCGCTCTCTCAGCAAGGTCTCCCGCCGATCGCCATCAGGCCTGCGCCCTTTGTCTAGGCCGTCGTCCTCTCTCTCTCTCTCCTTTTGTGCCTGCAAAGGCAAACCCAAAGGCAAACCTCGACCCAAAAGGGCGACTCGATAAATAGAAATAAAGAAAAAAAGGGGATTGCATATATATTAAAAAAAAGAAGAAATCATTTTTGTTGCCGATCGTATCGAGTCCTCCCCCCCCCGCCAAAAAAATTGTTTGGCCTTTTCAAAGTGGCTCGTCGTCGTTGGCGCCGTCACGCCCGGTGCAAACAAAACAAAATCGGGCCGCATAGCGCACAGCGAGCCGACAGAGGCGGCGACAAAAACGCACAACACCCTTTGTCAACAAAAATTGGGAAAATGGCCATTGGAGGCGACAAGCGCGCAATCGGAATTGGATTCAAAAAAGGGAAGAGGACGCCGACGCTCCTTTGCGAGGCATCGCCTCTTTTTCTTGTTTTTTTGTTGCTTGATGAATTTTTTGGTCGGCGGCGAAATAGGCTGACTTTGCGCATGACGCCTAAAAAAAAAGAGGGGTCCCACGCGCCGCAGACCGTCCCCCACGAGCACTTGTCGACAAAAGAGCACGCGACGACGACCGGGGCTGATGATCTTTTTTTATTGGGGGTTTTCAAAACATTCTCTTGTTGGCATCAAGCATTGCCGTTGAAAGGCCGTCCTTTTGGTTGGGTTGGGTCCTCTCTTTGCCTTGGCGCATAGGGCCGACGGGCAAACAAATGGATGCCCGTGCAGGAGACGCGAGCAAAAAAAAAAAGAAAGAGGGCTCACCATCTGCCCGAGCCGTAGGGCGGGACTGGACCCAACTCTTGAGCCGCCGTCGCGGCAATGTTGCGCTGGAGTCGCGACAGCGTTTGGGCCTCGGCAGCCTGCGCGGCGGCCTGTTCGGCCTGCGCGGCGGTGGCAGCGCTCTGGCGCTGGAGTTGCCGCGCGAGGTCTTCGTAAGCCCGCGCCTGGGTCTGAGCGGCGTTGGCCGCGGCAATCTCTGTCGCCACGGGGGATGCCAGCGGCGGTGGCTGCGGCGCATAGGCCGCGAGTGACCATGCACCGGGCGCAGGCGGCTGGGTCACGCCGTAGGGTCCGTACCAGGGCGCAGGCGCCGCGGGCTGGCCACCATAGGGCACTGCAGCGTACGGGTTTGCCGCTGCGCCTCCATACAGAGGGGACGGGAGAGCGGCCGCAGTGGCGGCGGCCACGTCTTCGGCCACATCCCTGGCCACGTCCTCGGCGACGGCGGCGCACACCTGCGAGAGGGTCATGAAGCGCGCGCCGGGGATGCCGCGCGCCTCGGCCCGGTCATAGATGAGGTTGACCTGGTCGCGCGTGGCATTGGCCCAGCCCGACGCGCACGCCTGCTGGGCCAGTTCGTCGACGGCGTCGACGGCGCGCGAACCGACGGGCAGCCCCGTCAGGCTGGCGCCCACGGCAGACGCTGCCAGCAGGGCCTCGTTGCGCTGCTGCTGCCGCAGGAGCGAGCCTACGCCGCCGCCCGCCGACCTGGCAATGTTTGCGGCACCTTGCTCGATCTGGTTTTGTCGCGCCCTCAACGCCGCGAGGATCTGATCGCAGTCGGCCCCGGCGCCCGTGACGCCCACCAGCGTGCGAAAGGCCTGCGCCGCCGGGTCGCCCGCGGCATCAGGCCCGAGAATGTAGGCCAGATCAGGGTGCTGGAGACGCAGGCGCTCGATGCACGCAGAATTCGGCGGCAAGGTCGGCACAAGAGACATGCTGTTGTCTTTCCTTCTTTTTTCGCGATTATCGTCGACGGTCGGTGGCCTCTTTCGCCTTTAAATGGCCGTGCGCTCTTTTCGGCGATCACGTCCCTGCTCCTCTCTTTCTTTTTTCTTTTAGTAGGGCACACGCGAGCGATGCGGCAAAAAGTCTCGGGTTCAAAGGAGGCGGTGTGTGCGTGTGGATGGGCGGGCGGACGGGAAGGGCAGACTCTTTTGCTTCTTGGACGTCGCGGAAATGGCGCCGCGGGTCGATCGCCTGAAAGCGTGTGGGCACATGTGCCTCTTTTTTGTTGGAGGCGACCGATCCCGACGACGATGACGACGACTGCACCGAGGAGCGAATGGGCAAAGCAAGAAACAAAAAGGGCGGCGTAAACCCGCTCGCCCCCCCCTCCGTGTCCACGGATGGGGGACAACAATCTCGTCGGCGGTGGGCGGTTTGCCTCTCTTCTTCTTTTTTTTTTTTTTGGTTTTCTCAAGGACGGCCTCTTGGCAGTATCAAAGGGTCCAATAGTTGACGGGGTCAAAGGGCCACACGTCGGCGGGCCTGAGCCGGATCGCAGCATAGTGGCTCAGGCGGAGCCTGCCCGGCGCGACAAACACGCGCACGTCAAACAGGTCAAAGAGCCGCCGGGCACAACCAGGCTCGGTCAGCCGGGCGCTGTCGGGCGCCTGCCCCGGTTGGGCGGCACTACGTGCGCGCTCAGCGTCTCTGAGCGCCTGATCGAGGGCGTCGACAATGCGCTCGCGCACGCGCTTGGCGTATTCAGGGGTCTGCACCAGGGCCTGTCGCTGGTCGAGTGGCAGTCGGACAAAGTCGGGCGGGATCCAGCCCGCACGGATGGCGTCGCTGGTTTCCACCTCGTCAAGCAAGGTGGCGTGCGACGGCAGCGGGTTGGGGCTGCTGTCCAAGGCCACAAGGGTCGAGTGCGGGTCGCTCGGATCGGCGTAGAGGAGCGGTGCCATGCCATAGGGTGTAGGGCCTGCGGGTACGCCATAGGCGCGAACGATCAACTGTTGCCAAAGATAAGGGAGGTCGCTGCCGAAAATGTACTGCGCCTTGCGGGGCATCGTATCGGGCGAGCGACTCGTCGCCCACAGGAGCAGGTCATTGTAGGGCACCCGGTCTAGGTTGACGTGCTTTGCGAGTTCACCAAGGCGCCGCCCGACACCTTCCCGCAGCGCGGGCGCATAGGTGCCGCGCTGGGCATTGTCGATGATACGCTGCGCGGCGAGGAGCCACGCCCACAGAATGCATCGGCGCGCGGCAATGCCAAATGCGAGGGCGCGCGCCGCGTTGATGATCGAGTAGCGGTTCGCTACCAAGGGCAGGCCCAGCGCCCGCGCGTTGATCGTGGTCTCTTGGCAGAGGCGTTGGAGATTGCGATTGGAACCGCACAGCCTAATGGCCTGCGTCTCACGGCCCACCACCAACATGCGCTCCAAAAGTTCGACCAGCACCTCGGGGGGCAGTGCCTCGATAAGACTCCAGGGGTCTGCCGCCGCCTGCGTTGGCGTCGGCGGGACTGTAGTGGGCGGGGCAAGCGGTTGCATAGCCTCGCTCGCCTCGATGATGTTTGGTGCTGGTCCTGGTCGGCCCAGCACTAGGCCAAAGCGTTGCTGGTAGCCGATGCGCGGCCGGCGGCGCGGCGGCTCCCCCACGTCGGGCTCTGTGGGCGTCTCGGCGCGCGGACGCCTGCGCGACGGCCATCCGGGCTCCTCCATAGAGTGCCTCTCAAAACCTTTTTTTTTCTTCTTCTTTTCGCGGTCGAGAGAGGATGGGCGATCGCCGCCACCGACAAAATAAGATTGGGTAGGGGAGCAGGGCGAGTGACGACGATTGCTGACCGACGACACAATGGGGGCCTCGGTCTTTTTCCTCTTTCTTTTTTTTGATTGGCCGGTCGCGATTGATGTATTTGGGCCGGCGGCGACGGTGGTGATGGTCGGCAGCAACGTCCACCTTTAACCCTTGCGGGCACTGGCGCGCATTGTCAGAGCCTCACGCAGGGCCTGCCAACCATGAAGGCTAGGGAAAGAGCAACGACAAAAAGCACAGCAGGGCACAGGACCTGACCACCAAAAAGAAAGAGAGAAAAAAAAAGAAAAACTGTATCTGCGTCGGGTGAAAAAAGGGCAGACAGTAAAAAATGGTGAAAAAATCGAGAAAAAAAGATTGTGGCGACAGGGCGAAAAAAGGGTCAACGACGGCGGCGGCGTGAATCGCATGGTCTGGTCGCCCCATGAACCGACCTACGGGCGCCGCCGTCCGTCACGCACGCCCGTCGAGCGTCGCATGGCCGCGGTCGAGCGCGTCGGTGCGACGACGCTCGTCGGCCGACGCGCCAAGAAGCCCGACCACTCTGACAAGACAGAGCCTGACTCGTCCACCACTCGACAACAACTCTATCTGTGCGCCCTCTCTTTTGGGTTTTTTCCTCTCCTCTTTTTCCCTCTGCGCTCTTTTGACAGGTCCCTTTTTTGCACGTCCCTTTTGTGGAAGCGTACCGCCGCCAGTGCCAGCGCCGCCGCCTCCCCTCGCGTGCCGCCCGTGATCGCAGCGCGCCTGACCCCCGAGCGACTAGAGAAACCCGCACCGCCCGCCCACCCCTCCACCCCCGCACAACCACCATGTCCATCCCCCGTGTGGCCTGTCACCAACGGCGCGTGCTGCCAGCCGTGCGCGGCCGGTTTCCCCCGCCAGCAAGACTTTTGCCATAAAAAGGAGCAGCACCTGCCGACGCAGCGCATCGAGGTCGAGTGCTTTTGCAAAAAGAGCCACAAGAAGAAGCATCACCACCACAAGAAGCACCACGACTCGTGCCCGTCTTCTTCTTCCTCGTCATCGTCGTCGTCCTCGTGCTATGTCGTGCCCGACAGCACGAGCGACTCCTCCTCGTGCACCGAGATCTACAAGACCTACGTGCACAAGAAGGCGGCCGACCACCATCACCATCACCACGACAAGAAAAAGAAGAAGAAGCATCACGACAAGCACGGCTGCGGCAACAAGATCGAGATCGAGATCGTGATCCCGTCCCCGGTGCCGGCGCCGTGCCCCGACCCGTGCTTCCCGTCGAGTGCGCAGACGTGCGGCATCGGTTGTTCGGCCCTGGCCGCCCAGTTGCTCGCCCTCGTGAGCACGCCCACGCCGACCGCCGCCGCCATCGCCACCTTTGTCGCCAACGCGACCGCCTATGTGGCGTGCCGCACGGCGTCGGGGGCCGCGCTGGCGCCCGACGTGATCGCGCTCAACGCGCTGCTCACCTTCCTCGCCACGCTCGCGCCGGGCACCTTCCCGCCGACCGCGCAGGCCCTCGCCCTCCAGGCCTACCAGCGCCTCGTCGAGGTGTGTTCCAACTGCTTCCCGTGTGGCCAGCAGCGCGTGTGCTGTTGACGCGGGCGTCCTGCGCCTGTTTTCTTTTCGCGTCCCCCTGGACTCGTCGGCGTTGTTATGGGCGTCGAATAAAAGCGTGACGGCCGTGTGATCGTGTGACTACGCGCACTCGATGGCGCAACCCCGGCGACAGACAACTAGGCACACTGGCGACGCACACATTTTTTTTAAAAAAAAAGAGAAACCTTCAAAAAAATAAAATAAAATCCAATAGAAAAAAAGGCGTTGTGAGGTTTTTTCTCTGTCCGTGGTTTCTTTTTTCTTTTTCTTTGTTTTCCTTGCGTCTTTTTTTGGGAGACGGGCAGGACGGCGACGGCCGTGCCGGTGGCGGCGGCGGCAGTGGCGGCGGCGGCGGCAGCAAGACAGAGCAAAAGTCGGTTGGTGCGGGCGTGGCGCGCCGTCGTGGCCTGATCGTGGCGCGATCAGGCCTGATCGGGCCGCGTAGGTTAACGGTTTACACGCACACATCCACCCTCGGCGCGCTCACCCCCCCACCGACGACCAACCGCACCCCCCACCACCACCTCCTCTCACCATGGCCCATTACAACAACAATAAGAAGCACGCCGCCGCTGCCTACAAGCAGGACGACGACTGGTACTCGGAGGACCGCAGCGTCGCCTACAAGCACGACGACGAGGACGACGACGAGGAGCAGGACTACAACAAGAAGAAGAAGGACGTCAAGCACTATGACGCCAAGAAGGCGCACAAGAAGCACCACAGCGACTCTTCCTCAGACGACTCTTCGTCGGACGACTCTGACAAGTGCCCCGACAAAAAGTGCATCAAGGTGTGCGCCGTGCGCGGACCTGTTGGCCCGCGCGGCCCCAAGGGACCCAAGGGCGACTGCGGCAAGTGTGGCCCGTGTGGACCCAAGGGCGACTGTGGCAAGTGCGGCCCGTGTGGTCCGCGTGGCCCGCGCGGCCCCAAGGGCAAGGACGGCTGCGACGGCGAGCGCGGCCCCAAGGGCGAGAAGGGCGACAAGGGTCCTCGTGGCCCCAAGGGCGAGGATGGTTGTCACGGCCCGCGCGGTCCCAAGGGCGAGAAGGGCGCTCCCGGTCCGTGCGGCAAGTGCGGACCTTGTGGCCCGGTTGGCCCTCGTGGCCCCAAGGGCGAGCCCGGCTGCCACGGTCCTCGCGGACCCAAGGGCGAAAAGGGAGACAAGGGCGAGAAGGGCGACTGTGGCAAGTGTGGCCCGTGCGGACCCAAGGGCGACTGCGGCAAGTGCGGCCCGTGCGGACCCAAGGCCCAGGGCAAGGACGGCAAGGACGGCGCTCGTGGCCCCAAGGGCGAGAAGGGCGACAAGGGTCCTCGCGGCCCCAAGGGCGAGGACGGCTGCCCCGGCGCGCGCGGTGCCAAGGGTCCCAAGGGCGACCAGGGCGAGTGCGGCCCGCGCGGACCTCGTGGCCCCAAGGGCGAGGACGCCGTCGTCGACGAGTGCCTGATCGAGAAGTTGGTCTACAAGGCCGTGCACAAGGCCCTCGACAAGGACGACAGCGACGAGGACCACAAGAAGAAGAAGGACGACAAGAAGAAGAAGCACTACAAGTACCAGGAGGAGGACGATGATGAGGACGATGACGAGGACTACAAGAAGAAGAAGGACCACGACGACGACGAGGATGACGACGAGGACGATGACCAGGACTACAAGAAGAAGCACAAGTATGCCGACAAGAAGAACAAGAAGCACAAGGACTGGTCCGACACCTTCTGGAGTGATGCCAAGCGCAAGGCCTACCACCACTAGGTCGCTGCTCTGCCGCCGTCGCTGCTGTAACTGCTGCTCTTTCTCCCCCGCCTCATAGTTTTTTCTTGACGCGCGCACGCACAAGGACGCCGGCACGCGGCCGACCTGACCCGGTTCGCTCTGCGCCCCACAGCGAGAAATAAAAAAAAGGCTAAAAAATCAAATTCTTTGCACATCCAATCACAAAAAAGTTGACTAGAAAGTCGACGGCCGTCCTGGTTGTCTTTGGGGCCGGTCTTGCATGGGCACACGGCCGCAGCGAATTTTTGCCGCGGCGGCAACCCGACCGACTTTTTTTGGCCAGTCCCTTGCCAATTGCCGTGGTCATTGCCCCTTTTTGTGTTGTGGGGCATTTCTCCCATTAAAAGTCTTTTTTTATTGGGGTCTCTGGCGCCAGACAAAAATGACGCCATGGCGACGGTCCACGTCGAGGCCGCCACTTTTTTGCTTGGCGCTAGGGCACTTTTCATGGCGCCACCAAAAAAGAGACAACAGCGCAATTCGAAAAAAAAAAGGAAAATTTGTTGGGTTAAAAAGAAAAGAAAAATGGCAACGGCGCGATTGCGGACAAGGCAAAAAAAGGCACCACGAAAATGGGGACATCATGCAGTGCCGCCGGATGGCGTGGAATCGGCCGCGCCGCGCGGCCTGTCCCCCTTTGTCCCAATTTTTTAATTGTTATATTTTTGATTTTCTTTTTTCTCTTGGTAGAAAAAAAAGTCGGTTGCTTTTTTGTTTGGAAAAAAGTATGTGTATTCATGAGGATTCCTCTTTGATTTTTTTTTAACAGGGTCGCATCAATGTTGCGCCGCCAAAAAATCGAAAAGGGACCGGGCGGAAAAGAGGACACGTTGGCGTGCCGTCGCGCGTGCGCAAGGGCAATGGACAATGTCGGCGACGGGGGCGACTGGGTGCGGCGCTCTGCCTCTAGGTCGTCGCCGGCTTCTTTTCATTCTGCCTGCGCCACACGTAGATGCCGATGACGACCAGGATGATCAACAGTGCGATGCCCAGTGCCACCCAGTAGATGGTGTTGCTGCGTCGCGCCACGGTGGTGGTGGTCGTCGTCGACGCGACGGGTGCCTCGACGACGGGCGTCACGAGCGGGGTCTCCATCGGCTAAAAAGAGAAGAAAAAGGGAGAAAAGAGGACGTGCGGCGGCGATGGGGCTCCTCGACGGGGCACGGGAGGCGGCGGGCTCGGTGCGGGACTCGGGGTTTGGTTTGTCCTGTGCGTCGCCACCAATCGAGTCGCCAGTGTCCGAGGACGCTGCGAGGGCGCGCTCTCACATGAACGTGCATGTGTAGCCCCGCGCGGGCGCCGGTGGCGGCACGCGGCTGCTCTCGTCGTCGCCTATAGTGGTGGTGTTGTCGCTGATTGCACGAAAAGTTGATGCCTCTGCAGAGCGATCATGAGGAGACGCGCCTGTGTCGTTGTCGTCTGGCGACGGGACGGCGCACCGGCCACACGCGCTGCACACGGCGCCGACCGGCGCGGCGACAAAGCGCGCCGTGGGCGGCCAAAACCCACGGCCCAGCATCGAAGTTGTGCAGTGGACGCACACAAATCGGCCCGCGAGCACGATGCCGCACGCCTCTCTGGGCGCATGGTTGCGCTCGGCGGCTGGACTCGTCGGCGCGGGTCGATCGTCCATGACCGTGCCCCTTTTGTCTTTTAGTTTGTTGTATGGTCGTTCTTGGTGTTGCGGCTCTCGTCGGGCGAGAACAAAAGTGCGCCGGCCATCTTTTTCTTCTTTTTTTTTAAAGTGGGCGCTTGCGGGCTTAGGGAGGCGTTGCCGCAGACCCTATCCGGTGCGCGCACCCTGCACGGGAGGGACACTCGGAACCCGTCGCCACAGACACCGTTGCCATCCAAAAAAAAAGAGGTGCCACAAACAGGCCCATGGGAGAACTGCATCAAAACCTGCCGGCTGGTTTGCCGGCTACGTGCTTGCGTCGTGGGAGCAGTGGGACGACTTGATCAACGCCGGCGACCAGTCAACCCTCAAGAGCGTCCATGGCGCCTGTATGATCACGACCGTTGCCGACGTCACCTACTGCAGCGGGGACGGCACCGCTGCTGGACCAAGACCAATGTATGAGTTGCATCCCAAAAAGTCGACGTCTTTTTTTTTGGTTTCTTTCGTACAGCCTCTTTTCTACTCTATCCTTTCAACGTGTTTTCTTTCTTCTTTTGTTTTCATACATTGCCTTGTCGGCCTTTTTGTTTGTGGCGTCGTGCCTTTGCGCAAAAAAAGTGGGCGTCCCTTTGTCTTGTCCGGGTATGTGTGGCCCTCTATCCTTTCCGGTCATCGTGCAATCCAAAATGGATCGCGCCCGTCGCTGCAAGGAAAAGCGCAAACCCGCGCCAACAACAAGGACAAGGGAAAACGAAAAGAAAAAAAGGAAAAAAGAGAGCGCAGACTGCTGGCGCCCGCACGGGTCTTTGGTCCACAGACTAGTGTGGATTTTTTTCCATCTTTTCTATTTTCTATTTTTTTTCTTATATTTCTCTCTTTCCTGGCGGGGTTGGCGGTGGCGCCAGGGCGAGCGCCAGGTCGTGTCTGTCAGCGCACATCGTTGTTGCCACAAAAAGACAGATCCAAAGAAAAAGCAAAAAGGCGGCCGATCACAGGCAAAAAGGAGCGCGGATTAAACCACACCAAGGAGCACAGCACCGCCCGCCTCGATCGTGTCCTATTGAGGAAAAAAAAGAGGAAAAAGTAGGCGGCATGCATACGGGAGCGGCAAGCACGCATGTTCGGCCCGAACCCTGTCGTGGCGTGCGCGTCGCACAAACGGCCTTTGTCGACGCCGCCATGTCGCGTGGCGACCGATGCGGTCGTCTCTATGATCCGGCGCGGCCCTACCGCACCATCAAGGGCGCCATCGATGCCATACGCGGACTGTCACCGCTGGCAACGGCGGTCGCTGCCGATCCCGCGGTGCCCTCGCTGGGTGTCGTCCCGTGGACGGTGCGCGCCGCGCCGGGCGTCTATGCCGAGGACATTGTCCTGCCACCGGGCATCGGCCTCGTGGGTGCCGGGCGCGCGTGCACCGTGGTCGTCGGCTCGGTCGCCATCGAGGGCAGCGGACGCCTAGAGGCTCTCTCCGTGCGGTCGCCCTCGTTGCCGGCCGTCGCCGTGGTCCTCACCGGTGCCCATGTACGCATCTATCCAGCGCCCCTTTTCATATTTTTCTATTTTTTATCAATTATTACGTTGTGCCTTCTTTTGTGTGTTTTATCGCTGGCCGTGTCGACGAACCGCCACCAAGGGCGTCGCGTGCCTGCCATTTTTGGCGATGTCGACGATAGCGGCCATTTGCAATAATAACAATAATAATAACAACAATAATGAGGAAAGGATCACCAACTAAGAGGTGATGACGATGGCGGTACTGTTTTCGTGCAGGACGAGAGCACCCTGACGTCGCTGTCGATCGAGGCCCTGGCCGGTGTCAGAGCACGGGGTCCGCGCGCCGTCGTGGACATTGGACCTGCATCTGCACAGGCCCAAGGGCGCGTCGTGATCACTGACGCGTCCATTGTCGCCGACCTCACGACCATCGGACCTGGCCCTGGCGCCGTGGTGCTTGTGCGCGGTGTGCGCTCGATGCTCGACCAAGTCGCCATCCAGGCGACCCTCTCGCCATTGGTGGGCCTCGCGGCGATCGCGGCCGACGTCGGTGCGCGCATTGATCTCTTTGGCGGATCCATCAATGTCACGGTCGGGCCGAGCGCGCCACAGGGTGAGATCGCCATTTTGTCGGCCGATGCCGATGCCGCCATTTATCAGACGGGCGACATCACGGTCTATGTCCTCGAAGCGATCCTTGTGGACGATACGACGATGTCGCCATCCCAACAACATCAACGCCGTCCGCCCACTGTCGTCGCTGACGCCAGAGCCATCCCGCCCAAAATGATGGCCGACGAACCTGTTGCATCGTCGTCGTCGTCGGCATCACCGAGCGCCGATATCGCGCGCGGCGACGTCATATTTGCGCGCGCGGGACCCGGTTCAACCGTACGCTCGTCGGGCGCCGTGATCGACTTTGCCACCGTGCCACTGGGTTCGGCCGTGCTGGCCAGTGCCGAGGCCTTGGGGTCGTCGGCGACTGTCGCGGGCGCGCGCATGCGCTTTGGCTTTGTGCCGCCCGTGCGCGGCAACGTCACCTATGTGGCCTTTTCCGAGCAGGGCAATGTGACAGCGGGCGGCGGCCTCTATACGGGCGTGCGCACACTCCAGTCGGACCAAGCCGGCGCGCGGCACTATGTCGCCGACGCAGACGGAACCGTGCTCTTGGGCGGGACTGCACCGCCCACGCTCCTCCTTGAAGACCCGGCCGCCGTCAACCGCCAAGTGCTCTACCGCGGCAAAGTGATTATCGTCAAGAATGTCTCTGCTGCGGCGCCGGCCGACATTGAAGGCACAACCTTGTTTGACGCACCCGGCGGCGTCCTCACGCTGGCGCCCGGCGAGGCCGTCACTCTCCAGAATGACGGCGCCCTCTGGTATGTTGTCGGGCGCAGCCCGTGAGCACACGCATCCAACTCTGCGCCTCTGGCGTGGTCAATCTCATGGTGCACACAAGACCGAGGGCAGATGGACACGACTGTCATCGGCGTGTCTTTGGGGACCTGGCGTGCACAGCCCGACCATCATCGTGCATAGCACAAGACACATGCTATGTCACCTTTTTGTTCATTTAAAAGAGATGCCAACATACATGGGTCGCCATCACGCAAAGGAAAAGGCCGTGCATCGTGTGGGAGAGAGAGAAAAGAGTGGCCAAAAGGGGGTCTGTCAAAGCGTGCCGACTGCATCTGTATGTGTCCCTTTCGGTGTGGTCTCACCTCGCCGCCATTCGAAAGGAGAGAGAGAACAGTCTTTTTCAGGTGTGGTTTGTTGTAGTTGCGCCTGCGCAATTTCTGGGTGGGACTGCCGTGGGTGCGGTCGAGTCACCGCCGCCTCTACGACAGGGGCGAAAGGGCGTCGGGGCCGAGCGTGTCGACGACGTAATCACGGATTAGACCTGGGGCGTCGAGCACGAGCACCGTCGACGTCGTGCCTCGCAGGGGAATCTGCCGCACGCGCTGGCGGCCAAAGGGAACACGGCAAAGAGATCGGGCGGTACGGGGTAGGCAATGCCCGAGTTGGCGGCATACTGTGCGAGCATGCGATTGATCGTCTCACGCTGTCTGGCATCAGGCACAATCGGCGAGCCGCGCACGGTCGTCGTGTGGAATGGTTGAGTGCTGTTGTCGCGCACTTCGATGTTAAAGACGTCGCTGGAAGCCAGCAGATTGGCAAAGTGGTTTGCCGATTCAACGGGGTCCATAAAGGCGCTGAGCGGCGGTAGAATAGCGCGCGGCCGTGGAGGCGGTCCTCCCGGCATGGGTAAGATAAACCCCTTGCCATTGCCGCCCATGGCGGCTGCAAAGAGGACGTGGCGGGTGACGGCGGGAACGATCTCGAGTGCGCGGCGATAGGCGACCACGACGTCGGCGGGCGACACGAGCGCACCGCCTCCAAGGGTCGGCGCGGAGAGGAGGCTCGCTACAGTGGGATCGATGGCGTCGCGCCGTATAATGGGCGTCGCGCAGAAACCGCTCACTGTCCTGCTGCTGGCACACAGTCGCGCCAGGCTGCGCACGTCGCCGCGCGCCACGAGGCCAATGACCGCAGACACGATCTCGGGCGGCAGGTTCAACAGGCCGTCCTCGTCCGCATCGCCGCAGTCGTCGTCGTTGTCACGGTCATCATCAAAACCCTGCCAATCGAAATCCTGGTTGTCCCAGTAGTGGGCACGACCGTCGCCGTCGCCCTGCATATTGTCTTTTTTTTTCACTCGTCTGGAAAGTCCCCTTGTCGGAAATGCAATGCGGCGTTGTTGTCGGCTCTCTTTAAAAGTCGTCGGCGTCGGCGAGAGCAGTCTGGGTCCGTCCGAGGGGGAAAGGGCGCGCGCTTGCCTTGGTGGCGACCCCCTTTCGCCGGTCACGCAGTCGCGCGAGGCACGGCAAACAGGGCAACATGGTGGACCATGGGGCATGCACTCTGCCCTCGTGCGCCATCAAAAAAAAGGCGACCGGGCCACGGTGGCCGCAGGCGCGATGGTACACGAAAAAGGCATCGGACCAGTTTTCGGCCTCGCCAGCGCACAAAAGGCGCCACCAGAAAAGGCTGGACAGCACAACCGTCGAGGCCGGCGGCTCCTGCTAGAATTGCGACGACCCTCGGTCGTTGTTGCTTGCGCCCCCTCCCCAATTTGGATACTGTGACTACAATGCAACAAAAAAAAAGAGAGACGCCATAAGGACGGATTCAAAAAGCACAGACTTGCCTTTTTTTTCCTCGTCGGTCGAGCAGCCACCAAACCGGCGGCAAGAGAAAGAGAGAAAAATCACGAGGGACGAGTGAGCAGCCCGCGCGCATCTAGCCACGCGGGCAACGCCACGGCTGTCTGGTAGCCCATGTCGATGAACGGCAGGCGGTCCATGGTGACCGGTCGAATGGTACAGATGGACCGCCATTGAGCACGCGTCGCCGATCCGACTTGACGACGGTGCGCGCACACCGAGGCCAAAAACATGACCATCTCGGCGGCTTCCCCTTGGTCGAACCGACGAAAGAACGCATCAGCGGGCATGGGCCGCAGATCGTTGCTGTGGAGAGGGCGATCGAACCGTACGGGAGGTGATCCATACGGGTTGGGTTTGTAGTGCCGTCGATAAGGGCGCATGGCCATACCACTCGTGTACAGGGTGTCCAAGACCATGGACCACAGATCGACACCGTCTGCCGCGCGATGGCCGGCAAAGAGCGACACGGCAGTGTCGAGCGTCTTGTAGTCGGTCCCCACGATGGCGGACCCAAAGAAGCCGACCGCGTCGCCGGGTCCAAGATGGTCGACCAAGAGGTCGCGCCAACGCAGGGCCACGCGCATTGTCGAAGCGCAACTGCGCTCGCATGCGCTCCGCCGTCGCCAGTCTGCGGCGTGCCACCATGCGATGGCCCGCCGTGCTGCATCCTCGGCGCCTCCAGGCAGTGCCTCCCATGTCTGGCTCACATTATCACACAAGAGATCGATGGCGAGGTCAGTCCCGTCGACTGTATCGCTCCCTCGTGGGGCGCCGCATGTCGCTTGTTCGAGTGCCCTCATGCATGTGTCGGCATGAACCGCCGGCTCTGCGACGGGCGTGTGGGCGAGCGCCCAGCGCACCACGGGACCGCAGCCATATGCTGCGCCCTCGATCAGGATCACATCAAAATGGAGGGCGATCCCGCGCTTTCGGCAGAGATCCAACACGCGCACCGAGCCGCTGCGCGCTGCACGCTTTTGCCAGCGCTTGGTGCCCGGTGCTCTATCGGCATCGCATATGTCGGGGTGGACCGCAGCGTGCTGACCAAATGCGTCAAAAACCATGGCCATGGTATCGACGGCATCGTATAGGGCGATTGCCTTCCACATTGCCGAGCATGTCCGTGTGTGGTGTTTGTCGATGGGTTCGTCCGAAAGAGGAGCGCACGGCAGCGAGAAAGGATGGTTGTGTGCCGACGCGCTTTCCAGACCGACAACATTGCGTAGCACCCATGCGATCGTGTCGGCGCGGTCGGTGCTACATGCATAGTAGACGATGGCAGTGACGGCCTCGTGCGCAAAGACGCGCACGCGCTCGGAAAGGCCGACCAGCGAGGCCAACACGGTCACGCGACCCTGTCGTGCCGCCACGGCGAGCAAATCCATGATCAACACCCTGCCATCATCATATTCTGCGTCAGCGTCTTCTTCGCCGCATGCGGCTGTATCCTGAAGCCATTGTCGGGCTCGCGCATAGTAGCCGTTAAAGTCGCGCTCGATCGCACGTACCAGGCAGCGGCCGTCGGCGTCGCATGCAAACAAGGGCGCGAGTCTGTCACGCACGACTCGGTCGACGGCCTCGCGTGTGGTCGCGGCCATGGCCACACACAAGGCCGCATCCTGATCGGGGATCGACGATGCGCACCACGTGCGTGCATCGAAAAGATCGTCGTCGTCGGGTCGATCGCGTCGGGAACCCAAGGCCACAGCACAGGTGGCCGTCACCAGGCGGCCGGTGGCGATCAAGTGTTTGAGCCCGCCGCCGTCGGTGTGCGTGCAAGGCGCACAGTGGCAATGGACACGCTCCCTCCTGTCAACACGTCCATGGCGCCATGCGCGTACTATGGCACGGGCCTCGACGACTTCCGGCGCGGCTAGGATGTCGCGCCACAGGCGGCACGTGGCGCGCGCCGCAAAGCGCCACAGCGGGTCAAAGAGAGGTCGGCCCGACGAGTCGAGGCCGTTGAGCACATGCGCCATGACTTCGACTGGCAACCCATAGATCGGGGCGCATATCTTGTGCATCTCGCCATATACAAGACCTTGTGCGGTCAAACCCTCTTGATACTGCGGCGCCTCGGCGCCTCGGCGACCCTTGTCGTTGTCGCAAAAAAGAGACTGATCAGGTCGTCGTCCATATCTCTTTTTCTTTTTCTTTGTTAAAAAAGTTTCTGGGTTTTTGGTTTTGCCGGACCTCTTGTTTTTTGACGCGACGACGGCGCAATAGGGCAGGCGCCCAACGCCCACCGGCGAGTCTTGGAAAACCCCAATCACAGCATTTTTCCTTTTTTTTGTTTCTGAATCAATTTTTTGCGCTGAAAAAAAGTGGGCTGGTCTTGGGGCGTCGGTCGCCTCGCCGTCCTTCTTGGTGTCTTGGCATGCGCGCGAGATGCGACGCCCAAACGGCCCAAAAATGCCTTTCCTAGGAGAGTAGATGGCGTTGTGCAAATAAATTGCGACGCACCGCGCGCCTGTGCACACCAGCCTACAAGAGGCACAACCAAGAAAACTCGCCTTTTTTTGTATTTACTCGCAGCAATGGACCTTCTCTTGTGTGCCGTCGACATTGTTTTTACCGTGATCAAATGGACATTTGTCCTCAGCGTGGGCTATCTGCTGGGCAATGTCATCATTCCGCTGTGCGGCTGCCTCAACTATGATCGGCGATGCCTGCGCACGCGCGACGCCGACGGCGAAAACAATGCTTTGGACACGACGCTGTCGGCCCTGCGCGTGGCCGCGTCCCTGGCGCCCGATGCGGGTTTTGACGCCGCCACGTCCATCATTCATGCCGCCAGAGACAGAACCCTATCAAACGGTCGTCTGCACCTCTATGTCGTCAACCGGACCAATCCTTTGGCACCGCCGGCGACGTATGGCGCCGGTGGTCCGGTCGTCGTCATGACTCTGCCCATGATGCAGCAACGCTGGCCGCGGCTCTTTGACAAGAGCGACGGCCAGCACGCGACCGCTGCGTCCAAGGCACTCGCGCTCCTTGTGAGCGAGACCACCGAGACAGCCCTTGTGGTTGCAAACCGCCTCTGCGTTGGGCAGGCCATCCTTGACGCCGAGTTTGGACCGCGCGACGATCCCATTGTTGAGCGCGTGCGCGTCCTCGTCGCAGGCGTGGCGCCCCCGTGATCCCTTTTTTTTCTCTCTCGCCTTTTCTTTTCCGCCCTCCTTTTGCTTGCTTATTTTGCCACCCTTTGAACTCTCTGGAGGCGACCGGCGCGCACCTCTTTTAGGTTGCCATCAACAGGTCTGATCTTTAATGAATAAAAAAAAAGAAAGAGGTTGCTTTATATGGGCCAATTTTTTCGCCAACCGGCGTGGCATTGACGATAAAAAGAAGAGAGTATGACACTGGCGAGCAGACACACTACGGCGCAGAAAAGATGGGTGCGACAAAAAGAAGTGGACAAGAAAAGACGCAACAAACTCTTTTTCGTCTGTCGTAAAGAATGTGACGCGCGCACGACCCGAGGACCCTGTTTTTAGTCGGTGGCGTGGCGACGCATTGCAGCGTGCAGGCCGCAATAGGCTCTTTTTCCCTCGCAAAGACCACCCACACGCAGACCAGAAAATAAATGGCGTTGGCCATGATCGAAAGCGGCCGTCTGCAAAGCGCAGACCGCGCGGCGCCGACACGACCCAATGCTCTTGTCTGTGCGCGGGCGCCGGCCAGATGTCAGAAAAAAAAAGAGCCATGTTTTTAATCGCCGCGATTCGATTGGTGTGTGGTACAGGTAAAGCAGACGCCAAGGCTAGTGCACAGCACATTCTTGAGCACACCGCACACGGAACCATGCAAGGCGGCATTCTAGTACCGAAGAGCAACACCATGTCGCTGCTTTTCCTTGTTGTCGTGTTGGCAGCCCATATCGCAGTCTCTGTCATCCAGTGGGCGGTCGTGCTTTTCATCATCGCCCACTTTCCGCCGTTGTACTCTGTGCCGCTGTGCATCGCATGGGTCGCGTTGGCCTCCTTTGCATCGAAACAGACGGGCGAAACCAACGCCAACGGCAAGAGCGACGCGCCCACTGTGCGCGCCACGATGTCCAACGAGGACGCCGCATGGAAGTTGGCCGTGGCGGCTCTCGATGTTGCCGCAACCTTCTCGTCTGATGGCGGCGTCAAAGCCGCCAAGGCCATCATCAACGCCGCCCGCGATGTTGCTCCCGGCGCCGACCTGCACCTCTATGTCGTCGACTGCGCCGATCCCGCACGCTCGTCCGACCGCCAAAGCGACGTTGACGTGATGACCCTCGACGTGATGCGCCGCCGGTGGCCGCTGCTCTTTAAACACGGAGGTCCTCGCGCAGCCGAAGGCGCCAATGTGTGGTCGCTCATTCTGGGGCAGCCTGTTGTGACTGGGCGCGTCGTCGTGCACCGCCTCCTCGTTGCCCAGGCCGCGCTCGACGCCGAGTTTGGGCCGCAGGAAGATCCCGTGGTCGCGCGCGTGCGTGCGCTCGTCGCGCCATCGTAATATTTTGCCCTCGCTCTCGCTCTTTTGTAGCGGCGCTCCTGCCCATTCCGCAGGGGGTCGACCACGAGAAAAAAAAATAAAGAAAGGCGCAAGCAGCGATGTCCTCTTTTTCAAGATTGTCTCTCGTAGGGTCGCTTATGTGCGCGGCACGAGGCGACCATGCAAGAGGCAATTCTCTATGCCAGTGTCCGGGCAAAAACAACAAAAATGGAGGAGGAAAATAATATATTGTCTTTTACGAAAAACAAAAAAGAATCCACACGCGCGCAGCAAAAAGTCGCCTTGGAGCCGTCTGTCTATCGGCAGTCTCTAATTCTTGGGGGGGTTTGGGGGCGACAGCGCCCGACGCCGTGTCGGCAAAGAGCGCGCCAAACTGGCCGCCGAGGTTGGTGACGGCGCCGGCGGCGTCCGACGAGTAGAGGACGGTCTTGGCGTTGGGGCTCGACGCCAACTTTTCCAGCGGCGTCAATGTACTGGGTGACCATGGTGGCGACCATGGCGTCCTGCGGCGAGAGGCCAGGCTCTGGGCGAGGCCCGTGATGCCCTCCTCGTAGCCCGAGAGCATGGCCTTGCGCATCGACGCAATGCCCTCGCCCTGGAGGCGCTTGCGCTCGGCTTCCGCCTCGGCCTCCTTGACGATGCGCAACTTGTCGGCCTCGGCCCGGTCCAGCGCGGCCATCCTTTGGCGCGCTGCGCGTTGATGTCGTTCATGGCCTTGCGCACCTCGCGGTCGGGCTCGATCGACGTGACCATGACCGAGTCGACGGCGACGCCGCTAACGGGCGAGGGCGCCCTTGAGCCGCTCGCCGACCTGGTCCTGGATCTCGTCCTTGGCGGCAAAGAGCGCGTCGAGGCCAAAGCGCGGCGCCACGCCACGGAGCGAGTCCTCGACCTGCGCGTCGACCAGGGCCTCGTGGTCGGCAATCTCGTAAAAGGCCCGCTCGGGGTCGGCCACGCGGTAGCCGACGGCCAGCGAGACGTCGCAAAACACATTGTCGCTCGTCTTGACGCCCATTGAATAAGCCTTGGTGACGGTCCACGTCGGCACGATCGTCACCCTCGACACCACGGGCACGTAAAAGTGCAGACCGGCCGGCAGCACCTCTGAAAACTTGCCCCACGTCTCTTTGATGCCCACCGTCGACCTGCGGATGACCTTCATTCTAGTGGCGAGTGTGGTTGTATGTATGTATAGGCGTGCGTCGACTGGTATAGGGGCGGTTGGTTTGTGGTCGTCCTTGTGGTCGTGTTTGTTGCTGTCCCTAGCAGCCAGGTCTTCTTTTTATGCCCCCGGACGAGCGTCTCCTGCATGGAGTTGGGCGATCGCCATTCGCGCCTTTTCCTGGCATTGGCGCCGGTATGCCTTTTTCGGACGCCCAATTTATTTTTTTTTCCTTTTTTTCCTCATTCGCATCGCGGGTGGCCCTGGTGGGGCTGCAGCACCCAGCCACTTGGCGCGGGCCAGCGCGCGCCCATACTGGTGCCTAACGGTGAGCAACGGCTAGCCGACCGGCTAAAACACGCGAATTCCACTGTCACTCCCTACTGTGCCAGGATTAATCCATGATTTTTAGCCGTTCGGCTAGCCGTTGCCCAGCATTATCAACGGTTGGGCGCGATGCCAACGGGACAATCAGCACGAAACCAAAAAAAAGGGAGGAGACTTGCCGCGTGGGTTTTTCTTGTCGCCCTGCGTCCCTCTTTCCGCAAATCGTCATGAGCGCCGCCATTGTACTGCCACCTCCTAGCGCGCCGCGTCCATCGCCGCTGGCCGCCGCACTTTCGGCGTGTACTGGTCTCGATCGTCGATGCGACCCCGACATACTTGCGGCTCAGGAGGATGCCCACAACAGAGAGACTCTGGCGATCCTTGCCGCTCACTGCGAGTCTCTAATGAGAGACAACATCAGCGCGTGGGACGAGCGTATCAAAGCGGAATTTGAAAGGGGCAACGCCACGATTCACGGAATCGACATCATGGTATATTATGATCGCTTTACGCTCTCATACGAAGCGCTGCGCCTATTACGCTCCGATCGTCCGCCCGATCTCGACATGCTCATCACCGCGCCGCACAAATTACCGATGCCGGAGCGCGTCGAGCGTGTGGTGTCTGCTATGCGCTCAGTGCGCCCCAATCCATTGCGACTACGCATCGTGAGCCCGCTCTATTTTGACAGCGACTGGATGGACCTCCAACTTGCCGACAATGAACATCGCACATGGCTTGCCGCCTGCGTCGAGGATCTCACCATGCCGGTGGACGGCTCCAGGTCGTTGCAGGCCCCCTCGCTCGACCCTGCCTTTTGCGTCTCTGGACAGCGCCTCGCGCACGCCCTGATCAAAATGGGCGACCAGCGCATGTCCCGGAAGATCGTCCCGCCGCCAACGGGCGATATGCGTGCCGACCATCGGCTCGTCGTAAAACATTGTTTGGAGACCGACAGCCTGTGGTGTCACATGCGTGGGATGCTGGTGGCATTTGCAAACCTGCTGGAGCGCATGGAAGCCACACCGGCCATCTACCGCGCCTTTATAGCACCCCATCAACTCGCGACGCTCCGGGCCGCAACGGACCTCGTCGAGTGAACATGTGCCTCTCTCTTTTCCTCTGGTCCTCGTGTGTTTTCGCCGGCGACCGCCGACGGTACCGGCGAGAGCGCCGCGCCAGCAAAAACTGTCCACAGAGATAGGGGCGTCCCCCCGGCTGGACTTTCACGACCTTTTTTCGTCTCTCTTTTGCACAGAGAGCCGACCAGTGCGATTTTTTATGGGGTCTTGCGCGCGCATGGGGGTCGGAGAAAGAGAGCCCGCGCCGCTGTCGACCGCAAGGACACGGGCGCACGGCGGCAGCACCAAAAGAGGAGGAAAAAAGGGCCAATCTGTCGATCGCCGCAAAGCGGACCAGAGAAATTTTTTTGGCCCCTTTTTATTTTTTCTTGGCGTGGCCACGCGAACCGCAGGCCGGCCGCAAGAGAAATGTTTAGGGAAATAACATGCAAAAAAGAAGAGAAACGGCGCAAGGATCCGACAATGATTGGTCGTGCACAGAAGGTTGGGAATGGTAGGCGACACGTCCCAGCGACGACATCGAGTTTGGTCGAGAGGCCCGAGAATGTTGGCGCAACAAGCCGACCCTCTCTCGGCCGCGCCGCGCGGCGCGGCCAACATTGCCCGCAGCAAAATATTGCAAAGACCCTGGATATATCCATAAAAATTCGGGATAAATCATGGTATAAACCTAAATTTTAAATCCAGGATAAATCTGAGCGCAAAAATGCACAACAAAAACAACAAAAAGGGCCAGTCCTTGGCGCAACCAATCGCACCGGCTCGGATTTTTATTGTCGTCTGTTGCCAAATACTAAAAATCGGCGCGCCTTGGCGTGGGTGCATGGCCGCCAAGCCGCGACTGACCGATCGGCACAAAACTTGGCCCAACTTATTGTATGGGTGTACAGCGCAATTCATTTTTGGTGTGGCCATCGCCTGGGTCCGTCGGGACCCCACGCCCACCACACAAATAAAAAAAAAGGTCTGACAAGATGTTGACGAAAAACATGCGCACTCCAAAAAAAAGGAAAATAGTCGTTTTTATTGTATACTAAAAAAAGGCAGCGGGAGGTCACGCAGAGACGCAAGCGTAGCCACAGGCCAAGGCGGGGGTGACCATGATCATAATCACAAACCAAAAGAGGCCGATGGGCGTGAAAGGGGTCGCATTGTCGCCGTCTCGGCAATGGCTGCGATCCATGGCGTCGCAAAAGGCGCCCAGATCGATACAGAGCACGTCGCCCGAGAGGCTGTGCCGCCAGATAATCTCGACGACGAGGGTCGACGGATCGTCCAGGAGCCTTGTGCGTGCAAAGTGGCCGATTGCGGCTTCCTTGCGACCGGGTCCGTCCAACCACGCGAGGATGGCTTCCATATCGTCACACCAGGTTGTATCCATGCGGGTTGTGGCGACCCGCCAGGCCTCATCCAGAGGTGGTCGGTCCGCACGCGTCGCGTCGATCTGTACCATAGGCCGGAGAGCACAATGGGATGATCGCGCGGTCGATGGATTGACACGACCAATATGAGCCACCTGCCAGAGGGATCTTGCGACCACAGAAGGTGTGGTCGTGGCGAGGAGATGGCCCAGTCGCCCGACGTAGGGGCGACGGTCGCGCGGATTCGAGGACCGAGTCGCTGGTGTGGCGGCAGGCGCCTTGGCGCGTCCTAGAGGCGTGGTCTCGCCGAATCGCACCAACGCCATTTTTACGTCCTTTTTTCAAAAAAAAAAGTCTTTTTGCTCAGTCTCTGGCGTCGTAGTTGTTGCGCTCGATGGCGGTAGTCTCGGCACAGAGGTTCTTGGCTCTTGCTCGGCGGGGCCGCTGTCCTGTGGCGTCGTCGCCACAAAAAAGGACAGGGCCAATCACAAACGATGTCGCTGCAAAATATTTTTCCCTTTTTTTTTCCTTTTTTCTTCTTCGTCGGTGAGACGGCGCCGCAAGGTGTCGGTCAAAAAAGGACGCGCGTGGCTCGCCGCGCCTCTGTCGCACAGACGCCAAACAAGAGGCACGTTGGAGGAAAGGTGCTGCGCCTTGCCTCTTTCGATCGTCCGCATACGCCCGACCGGCATTGCCCATCGGTAATTTGTGTTGTTGTTGTAAAAAAACAAGAGACCAAACAATTGCCGTCAGGGCGGTCGTCACCTAAAAGAGAGAGGGACCCGACCAACAAGACCACCAGATTTTTCGTCGAGGACGTGTGCAAATGAACCTGGCGCAGCAGACTGGCGAGGCCGACGCCGCGTGGTCGGGATGGGGTGCGCCGCCGCGCCCGCAGGCCTCGATGCCCATCCTGGGGGCGGCCGTCTTTGACGATCATGCGCCCGTTGACGATGACGATGGCCACAGCAGCGCATCGCCGACCGTCATGTCCAAGAACCGTCTGCGTCGTCAACGCCGCGGACGGTCGACCGGCGTGCCTGTGCGCTCCCCTCCTCTGACGAGACATCATCTGGACGAAAAAGAGGACGACAGCGGCAGCGAGGATAAAGACGACGAAATCGGTCCGATGTGTCCGCGTGCCGAATCCTCGGCGGTCCTGCAGCCATTGGCATCGCCGTTGCGCGCGCCCACGACTGCCACGGTTGTTGGCACTAAACAGTCTTGCGTCGGATCACGTGGTGACACGGACGAGTCTGACCTTGATACCAACGACGCTGGTCACGATGGCGACTCTTTTAGGGCGCGCTCTAACGGTCGGCGTCGTATGAATGCGCCCCGCGCCACACACTCTGGTCGAGGCGATGACGGCGAAAGTACCGCAACCACATCAGACGGCGATAGTGATGATGGCAGTGATAGTGATGATGACGGCAGTGGTGACGACAACAAGAGCCACGACAGCATTGAAACACCAGTACGCCAAAAGCCGGCAACGATGACGATGGTGGCGTCGAGCGGCAGGACAGAGCCCAAAAGCCGACGATCTTATGACGCCACTGTCGCGCGTGTCTCGACCAAAAAGGGCCGCGTGCCGTCATCCTCGGTCGTCGCCGAAGGTGACGTGCTCTCGTGCAGGACATGTGGGGCGCCATCGATCGCGCGTCGCTCGGCCCGCATGGGGGTCTATGTCGGCGAGGGGTGGGTGGTGCACGCCGTCCAGCGGCGCCAGCGCGGGACATCTTCCCGCAGTTCCGCACGCTACGACGTCGTGCGACAGACCCTGCGCGACTTTGCCGACGGGAGGACCCTCTCGGCCGACGAGTGGTTCCGCACGCGGTCCGAGTTTCCGGCGGCAGTCCGGGTGAGGCGCGCCCTAGAGCACGTCGGCTCCGAGTGGAAGGTGCCCGACGGGCTCGACGAAGCGCGCGCCAGCGAAGACTTTGCCCTGTGGACCGCCACGGGCCAGTCGGCGCTCACCCATGCCGACTATCGTGACGACCGCGACCCGCCCGTGACGAGATCGTCATCGCCGTCGTCGAGGCGACGTGGCAGACGCGACAGTGATGAGCGCGGCGCCGTCGCACGCGCCGTGCGGCTCCGCTCGGATTCGCCGCCGCCCATCTTGGCGCGCATCCATCAACCGGCCACGCCCGCTTCTGGTGTGCTCTCGGCGTCGCCGCCGACGAGGCCCCCTCCGCCCACGAGCGACTATCGACACGTTGTTGCAGGCGGTCTTGTGGGGCTCTACCTGGGTGGACCCATCGGCGGTGCCGTTGGCGGCGCGGCGGGTCTCTTGCTGGACTCGATGGCATCGCTCGGCCGTGGCTGGCGGTCGTGATCCTCCCTTTTTTACCTGCGCGCCAGATGCCTTTTACTTGCTGGCCGGCCGCACTGCTTCTCTATCGCCAACAATCGAGCACATTTTCTATTCTATATATAAAAGAAGGAAGAGGAGAAAACAATGGCCAACAACTCGGTCATCCAGGGGCGTATTTTACTCTCTTTCCCATTTTTTCTTGACTTGCAGTTGAGGCGTGCGACAGCCAGCGCGCCGGAAGAAAAAGTTGACTGTGGTATTGGGGCTCACTTTGGATTTTTTGGGGTTTGTGGCGACTGGCGCGGCCAGGCCGGCACCCAACAAAAGAAAGAAGGGATGGACCAACAAATGCGACAACGGGCAGGTACGACGGAAAAAATAAAAAGTGGCGCAGGCAAACACCAGGTTTGGCTCCCAGCAAAATCGTCGGTCTGGCGGCCGCTGCTCGTCGGCAGCCAGCCAGAAAAAAGAACAAAGGAAAAGGAAAAACCTCTATTGCAGTCTGCGCGAGGTCTTTTTTTTTGGTTTCTTTTTCTTTGGATTCAATTACGCACAGCAGGAAGCGAAAAAAGGGCCGCCCATCGTACGTCGGCTCGCATGCAAAAGTGGCGGCACAAGTCTCTTGTGAGAACCGCTCTGGCGCTAGGATTTAGATGAGTCGCCCGCAAGTGGAAATGGAGAACTGCGTGAGGTCGGCAATGGGGGCACCATGCGAGAGCGAGACGCCTAGATGCGAACTGGGCATTGCAGAAACACAAACCTCTGTCGGCACGCCCAAAAGAGTGTCGACAACGGGCGTGCGAGTCGACGGCAGCCTCGTCAATGGCGCACAAGGGACGCGCATCGCGTGCGAGATTCCGCTGTGCCTTATGCCCGTGTGGCACACCGTGGCGCTCGCGGCCGCAGCCGCGGCGGCCCACGCGGTCAATCTTCCGGGCGTCGATTCAAAAGACATGCTCATAAAAGGACGCATTCTGTCGGCCGTATCCTTTGGCGGTGTACACCGAAAAACGATCTTGAGCGCCTCGTGTGCGTCGTCGAATGGCCCGGCCCGCCATCATGCCGCTGGGCCACCGTAAGGATCGGATCCGCTGACTACGATGCCAGCGCCAGCGCACTGCGCATGCGCGAGTACGCACGCGCCATTGACCACTGCTGCTTTTTAGTCCGACAGGTCGGGGAGCGTGCGCCTGGTGACGACGCATGCGACGTCGTCATTCGCATAGCAACGTACGCGCGTGTGGCCTGCCTCCTGGCGCCAAGCCAGACAACTTGCGAGATTGCATCGAGCGCGCGCGTCATCGGCGATGGGCGCATCGCGCGCCACTGCTCGCACCCAACCGACCACGACCACTGTGCAGTGTGTGACGCGGTGTGGCGCGACGCGCATGATCTCCCTGATGTTGCATTCTGCATACGCGATCTCGCTGCCGAGGTTAACAAGTGCCGGCATCGGGAGGAGCGCGCGCTGCCGGCTGACGGCGAGGCCATCCCGCCAGCCGCAATAGTATGGCCGCTGAGTTCAATGTCGCCGCCGCCACGACCACGCTCGCATACGTTGCCGTCGTCATCGGGCGGCGTCACAATGGGCACTCTCATCAAGGCCGCGGCAGCAATGCCGCTTGCCGGGTCGTCCTTGGCCTCGACCAGTCCATTCATGCCCACGACGGTGCCGACATCGGGTGCGCGCCGCGGCGGCGGCGAGCGTCAGCACGGCATGATCATCGCGTGCGAAGTGGCCCTGTGTGTCGCTGCGGCATGGCGCACGGTGGGTCTCGCGGCCACCAAGCGGGCCATCCTTGCGAGGGGCCTCGCCGACGACTATGAAGATGTGCTGAGCCATGGGCGCATCCTCTCTGGGACCCTCTTTTCGATCAGGCCGCATGCACAACAGGGCCTCGCGCGCCTCGTATGCGTCACCGAATGGCCGGGTCCGCCGTCGCGCCACTGGATCGCCACGAGTGTTGGAGTCGACGGCGACCGGGGTCAGGCCATAGCCTTTGTCTGCAGGTATCTGCACACTCTTGGCTCGCGACTAGCCGATTCACGGGCCGCCTACGCGCGCAAGCACGGCGATCTCTTCCGTGGCGATGACGACGACCTTGACGCCCACAACTTTGTGCTGGCCGCCGGCGCGGAAAAGATCGCCGCGGGCGAATGCATGGACTCGCTCTTGGAAGTGCACCAGGCGGAACCGGCCGTCGCCCAGAGCGCGTGTATCTTTGGCGACGGGCGCATCGGTCGCCATTGTTGGCACCGCACCGACGGTGCCCCGTGCATAGCGTGCGACTCGGTGTGGCATGATGCACGCGATCTGTCCGAGACCTCGCTGCGCGTGCGCGACGCCGCCGCCGAGTGCGCGCTCGCCGACGCCTGCTCGATGATCTCGCCGACACGGTACTTTATATCCGCAAGCACGCGATCGTTGCTGGCCGCACTGGGTCATCGCGTTCGCTTGTCCGGCGCGCAGCGGCCGCAGGCCTGCTCGGTGCGCATGACGGTGCCAAAGACACTGGTGGCGGTGGCGGCGAAGTGAGCAACAGGCGACCTCTGCCAGTGCCTGTGCCACCGCGCGCACGCGCACCATCTGCCGTTCGCCCGACAACATCGGTCGCGCCGACGCCGTGCAACCAAAGAAAAAATGACAATGCGCCAAAGACAGCCGCGCACGTGCGAGGTCCAGTGTGTGCACGTGTGCACTGTCCGGCAGCATCCAGGCGGTCGACCCGCACCATTGCGCGGCCGCGTACTTGCACTGCACGGCCGGCTGTCGCGTGGCCTTTCACTGGGCGTGCTGGCGCGCTTCCAACATCATTGTCAGTGCCGGGTCGCCGTGTGTGACTCCAGACTGCTGGGGCCTCGTGTCGGCGCTCGTGTCAGTGTCGCCCGGCAGCGATCTCGCTGCGTCGGACGTCACCACGCGCATCCTATGGTGCACCGTGCCCCAAGAGGCACCACTTCAAAGGACCGCACCATCGCCCACGAACGGGGTAGCGACGCAAGGTGCCGACATAAAAACACGAAACGGTGCCAGCAATGGCCAGGCGGCCGAGCGCCCAGTAGGCTCTCTGGTGCACGTCAGTGGCAGCGCAGGCCAGGATACCGAGACAACGAGTGTGCCTGTCGTTGACGATTCGACGGCATGTAGAGAATCGCAACATACCGTCTTGCGAGTCGACGAACGTGATCCGCGCATGGCCACGCCCTACCGCAAGGCCCACACAAAAGACGAGACGCAGTCAACACCAAAGAAGAAAAAGTCGCGGCGCCGACCACCCAAGGCCGTCCGGCCCGCGGCGCGCAAGACCGTGTGGGTGCCGCTGTCCATGGCCCCCGCCCTCGATCCGTCGCCATCATCAGGACCCACTATGCCGCCGACGTGCACATCGGCCCCGCCACCTACCAAGAATGACGAACCGCTCATTTGGGGCGAGTAGGCGCGCGTCTGCTTTCGCCAGGCCGCTTTGGCGCAACGAAAAAAAAAGAAAAACATCTCCATACACAATGCTTGCTTGTGCTTTGTTGGTCAGTGGCCGGCCAAGGTACTCGGTCCGCCCGCTAACCATGGTTTGGTCGGAAGGCACACAATTCATGCCGACGCAACAAAGCAGAATAAAAGAAAAGGTTACCACGACGACTCTGTAGGATGCACAAATCAAACTCGATTTGCGCATGCCGACCAAGGAGCGAGCGCACACCCGAATGCGAGCACAAGTGCGACCAGTTTGTATTCACGATCGTGCTTGAGTTCAGGTCCGAATAACTGGTTTTATCCGACTATGCCTGTTTTCATATCGACCTGATTCTGCGCATCGACGAGCAATTTGATGCCCGCCAATACCGACCAAAGATCCGGCGCAAAGTTGGGAATCAGGTTTACCATGCATCCCGTTGACGAGCCTCCACTGACCGGTACCGGTTACGGCTCGCAAGCACCGGGCCGCCATTGTTGTGTTTTTTCGCCGATCGTGATGTCGACTTTTTTACAGGCTCGGCCGATTGGGGCAGTGTGCCCCTGGTCCAATTGGCCAAAGAAATGTGTCGCGCCCAATGGCCGACCGCTGTGCCTTGGTTTTTAATGTCTCTGCGCGCCGTTATCCTTTTTTTTTACACACGCGCAAAAAACCACAGCGACGACAACAGCGACGGCTCAACTGGGACAAAAAATGAAGAGGCTGATCGCATCGCCAACAAGAGACGCTCCGTCGTATGAACTTGTCGACATGCCACGCGCCGGCAACAGCGATAACGTGGATGACAGCGACGATGACCCTCGGCACCAGACAGACCCTTTGACCGGCGACCCTGTCGACGGCAACGACCCCGAAACCGGCTCCATGATCGAAACAACGGACCGCGGCCAAGCGCTGTCTGTGCTGACTCGAGACCTGTTTGTCAGCGTCGCGCATGCAGGCTTTTGGGTACTTGTGGCGATCGCAGCGATGGCGGTGGTGTTTTGGCTTTTCTACCTGGGATTCGTCCGTCCGCCGCTCGCCGCCGTCAACCGCCTGGTACCGTCCAAGTGCAACATCACCTCGCATCTGCTCATCAGCACCATGACTGCAGACGACGGCACGGGCAACCAGTACATTCCGGGACTGGGTGTGCGGTTCGTCGTCGAGCATGGCGGCGACCTCGACGCGTCGACCCAAGAGGCGATCGCCAGGCCGCGCCTCCGCAGAGGCGAGTCATGGATGGACGCTAGGGGACGCGATGCCTACTTTGCGCGGTTTCCAGTCGGCACTGTCGCCCAGTGCTACTATAGCCGTGAAGAGCACGACTTTGTGGCGATGAGCGACGAGAGCGACGCCCTGCGGCATGCCCTCATGTGGGGTGTTGCGCTCGCAATAATGGCGTCTGTCATTCTCTTTTGTTGCTGCTGCTCTCTTGTCGGTTTCGAGATGGAACAGCGGCGGCGCCTGCGCGCCCGCTCTTTGGACGCGATGGCCGCCCGCGCCTGACACACCGGCACTCGACGACCGGTCCGCCTTGATGAGTCGCCCTCAAAGTGGACCGGCCGGGCCACCGTCGAGCCATCCCACTCGCCCCGTCTTTCTGTGTCTCTTTTTTTTCGCCTTTGCCTAGTAAAAAGCGTGTGAGCCTGTGCGATTTTTCATTCCTTTTTTTGATCTTTTTGCGCGCATCAAGCACAAGGATATAAATCCTACAAGAAAAAAGAAAAGGCCACATAACTGGCCTGTTGGGAGAGTGCAACAGCACTGAAAGGGAGCCGGCGCCAGGCCCGCACCCAAGAGGCCGAACCACAATCGTCCCCACGCGGTCACGTGCGCTCCGACCTGTAAACATTTTTTTACTTTTTTCTTTTAGGCTTGGCGAACCACGGAGGCGCCTTTGGGCATGCCCGTGCGCGCGGCAGCGCCTGTCGGCAACAAACGGGTCTATGGCATCGGAGGTTTTTCTCGCCTCATTTGCAGCGAGGATGAGTCGCGAGTGCATACTGCAAACTCGAAAGAGAGACCAACAGACGTCACGGTATACAGACAACAACAGCAACAACAGCCAATATGTCTGATGTTGTTGTACATTGCGTCGTCGACACAGACAGTGACCTACTTTATGTGCTTTTCGGTGGCACTCAACCAGGTGAGTCGGGCATTACGGCGGCGCCCCTGAACGACGCGCCATGGATCACACAGGGCGTTGACGACAATGGACGAATCTCGGTGGTGACGGTGGCGCATGCGACGGTCAACTGTGCGCCGGGCGCGCTGCCCCTGACGACCGCCAATGTGCGCCGCGAGTACGACCCCGAGGTCGACATCCTCACCGTGTACCTGGTCGACCCCCAGGACACCCAGTACGCGCCCGACGGCTGCCTGACCGATGCCACCGGCGGCGTGATTTACGAGGTGGACGCACACCAAAGGATCTTATCCATCGAATTTTTGCGTGCGTCGACCAAGATCCATGCTTGTAGCGCCACTATTACGTCCACGACAAGTTAGGAAAAAATAAATAAAAATGCCGACAGGCAGCAGCACTCGGGATCTGCATATGCACGCCGTGCAGCCGGTGGCTCTCTTTTTCTCGTCATTTGCACAATTCTGTACATCGAGTTGGTGTCTGTGGCATTGTCGGCAAAGTCTGGTGGAACCCCACGTCGCCGTCTGGTTCTTTGTGCATGCCATCTTGGCTCGCCCCTCCCACAAAAAAAAAGAAAACAGCATATTCATTGGGGCAAAAATAATGCTGGGCAACGGCCAGCCGAGCGGCTAAAAATTGTGGATTAATCCTGACACGGTAGGGACGTCGACAGTGTAATTCGCATGTTTTAGCGTCCGGCTAGCCATTGCCCATCATTAGGCAAAAAAAAAGACAGCAACGCCAGTTTCAGTGTCGGCGCTGGTCACGCAAAAGGTTCCTCGGTGTCAGGCCGCCGTCGCGCGCAAGCCAAAGATGCCATGTATTCGACGCCGCTCCGTCTTGGGGCAGGGCGTGCCAGGTCGTGCCGTTGGGTCCCGTCGCCTCGTACGCCTTTTTCGTCTTGGCTTCTTTGCCGACCATCGCCAATCCTTTTTTCCCCTAAAAAATTGTTGAAAGGGCCTACTGGCGTGTGCCGGTGTTGCTCAATGGCGTTTTTGTCGTGCCATTGTTGTTGGTGCCTTGGCCTGGCTCGCGCCGCCCTTTTTGTCCAACAACATAGATTATTGACCGCACCAAAGAGCGACAATAAAAAAAAAGGAAACAATCCCCCAATTTGTCTCAAGACAGAGACCTGCCGGCGCCAGCGGCCGGCCGGCCTATGGACAAGACCATGCTGTAGTACCCGAACTCTCAAAGGGGCAAAATATGGTCATAAAAGTCAAAGAGACGTCCCAAAAGTGTCTAGAGCCCGTTGTTTTGTCCGATTGGACACATATAAAAGCGTCGACGACAGACATGACTCATTCCTTGTGCGTCTACGATTTTTAAGCAGGCGAAGCAGCGGGCTATAGGCACCTTTGGGACGTCCCTTTGACTTCTTTTTCATGACCTTATTTTGTCCCCTTTGGGGGTTCAGGGGCTGTAGGCATGGCCCGGTCAGCCTACTCTTTCCCACCGCCACCAGCCAGCACTGGACTTGAGTGCGCGCTCAAAGAATGGACGGAATGTGCGGAAATCGAGATCGATCCGCCCTAATATTCCATTCGCACCTTTGTTTTCGCTGTCGGATCGGTTCTGTCAGATGCTGGCCAAACCGCGGTTGATCGCCCAACAATTGGCACTGGTCGACCGTGTGTTTTAATCGTTTTTCACGTGGCGCCCACTCCAAGCCCGTGAGCATCGCACCAGAACCGTTCTTGGCCGGCGGCACCCACGTCGTCCACCGGGAGCACAAGGTCGCCGCGCTAGGGTGAAAGTCAACGCCCGCCATGAGCACGCAAGTTGTCAGCGTCACCAATCGGCTCGCCACAAGCATCGTCGTCCACACGACAACATCGTTGGGTCATGGCGACCTGACGCTCGCCCCCGGTGCTCCCGTGACCATGACCGCGGGTCCCCCTGGAGGCGGACTGCCGATCGACTGCATCGGCATTCACGGATCCTTTCGCGGGTCGCCCTATGGGACGTGCGTTGCCAAGGACGCCACCCTGGCGGTCGTCGTCAACCCGGATGGCGTCGCTGTTTCAGGAACCAACCATTGAGCCGCCCAATGCGTTTTCTTTTTCACGCTTGGGCGAAGCGATGTATGCACTGACTCGACCGACGCTGTAGTGCCTGGCCAATGTTGGTTAATGGTCAGCCGGACCGCGGCCAATTCGCCCTCTGAGGAGAACCGAACTCGTCGGCGCATGTTTCCCACTCGCGAATAAATTGTGCATAGACACCACAATCATGTGCATTCGGGCTGGCATCCCATTCATGCTGGACAGCAACCAGCCGAGCGGCTAAAAATCGCAGAGACACTGGTGCAGCAGGGACAGCAACAGTGAAATTACTGTGTTTGAGCCGATCGGCTATGCAGTCTGCCGTTAACCGGTGTCCCATCTCCGCCTGATCGTGACTGCAGCATGGGACGTCGCAAAAAAGTGTGGCATGATGGTGGAACGCCGACAATGACGCAAACCCCAGACGGCCGCGGGTGACAAAAAGAAAGAGGCCACCGCGCGGCAGGCGGGCTACCAACGCGGGGCACATCGCCACCGCGAGAACCGAGAGGCACTGCACTGTCTGCACGCGCGATGACGACCCCCGTATGTGCGTCGCTCGTGGACCTGCCGCCCGAGGTCTTGTCTATTGTCGTCGGATGGCTTGAGCGACCAAGGGACTTGGCCAGCCTGGGTGCGACGTGCTCGTGCATGCACGCCGTCTGCAGCGACGCTTCAAGGCGACGCCTGCGTGCCAATCAACTTGCGGCACGCGCCTCCATGGATGCCTTTGTCGACGAGTGGCAAAGGATCGCCGCCAACTGTGACGACGACGAGATCAAATATCGTCGTGTCGACGCCAAGCGCGAGTGTGCCGCGATGTCATGCGACGCCGCCGACGAGGACCGTAGGGGCAATGGCGGTCGGAATGCAAAAGGAGAACCATGTCGTAATTCTAACGACGATAATGATGGCGGCGTCCAAGACGACGATGCCAGAGGATATGGCATTACCAACGTCGGGTACAATGGCGGTGGCAACGAAGGCAGTGCCGACGACGATGGTGATGATGTCCAGTACGACCACGATACCAGCGACAATAACAGCACCCAAAGCACTGACAAAGTCGTCGGTGGTGACGATGACGACGTCGCGCGGGATGACGACGACAGTGACCACGGCATGCCCACGACACAGGCCGTTGGATCCCGCTTCTACCGTTGCGTGCGCAGTCACGTGTTTGATCTCGGTTCGCCAGCGTTGGACCCCTGCACGCACACGCCCGACTGGTCGCTCCACAGCAAGTTGCCTGGCAGTACCAGCGGATTTCTGTGCGACGCGTGCGCGCACGGGGTGTCGGTTCTCCACGGCGACTCGGACCACACGCGATGGCCCATGACACGCATACATCTAGACAGACCCCATGTGTGGGCAAACTGTCGCGGCGGCGTCCCGACCTCGTATGCGAGCACGCCGCCCGTCGGCGCGTTGCGCGTCCCCGAGGGCATGGACGCGTGGATCGACGCACATGCCGCGGCGTGCCTAGTGCAGGATATTCACCGTGCCAGGCACCTGTTGGACGCCGAGTATAGTCTGTCGGGCCAAGTCGGCTATTATGATCATGAGACCTACAACGACAATGACCTCTACGACGCCGAGGCAGTGGCGAAACTCGGCATCGTGCCGCGCACTGTGGTGCAGTCGGATCCTGGCCACGACGACAGTGACGACGGCGAGTCGGACGACGACAACAGTACCCCATTAGGGCGTGCGAAAAGGCGCTTTGCGGCGCACGTCGTATCCCGCCACGCCGCCGGCAATGTCGACGATGAGGACGATGAGGACGACGACAATGATGATGATGACGTCATCGCTAGCAGCACCAACGACGATGACGACAGCAGCGACAACAACGGCGACGACGACACTGGTAGCGACGGCGATGAGCGCGACGGCAGTGACGATAAAGACAATGATGACGACGATGACGAGAGTGATCTGAGCGAGGTTGTGCTCGATGACAGTGGGAAGGGCGCCCCATGCCATGATCCATTTCGGCACTTGACCCACAGTGGGCGGTACGCCTGGTGGGGCAGCGCCGCGCCGGCGGCGCTCGTGCGCATCTACCACGTGCCGGTATCGATTATGGGCAACTTGCGCGCGTGGTTGCCCATTGGTATGACCAAAGGTCGCTACCGGCAGCCCCATCGGGGCGAGATCACACGCTACGTGCTTGTATGCTGCGACCCAACAAGTCCGTTGTGGGGCGCCGCCGTGGCCGTGAGGTCCGTCACCGACCGATGGCCGTGCGTCTCATGGCTGCCGGCGGCCGACAATGTCGCGGCAGCGCTCGCCGTCTACCGTACAAACGTCCACAAGCCGACGGCAGCCACCAACTTGCGTGAGGGATTTGTGGACTGGCTGTGCACGGCGCGGCGCACACCCGCACCCTCGACGTGGGAAGCACGCCGCGACGCAGCCATCGCCCGCGGCCAGCCTGTTTTGCCGCGCTGGACCGGCTTTCCCCATTTTGGCCGTTGATGACACTCTCAAACCCCACCGGCCATTTACTTTGTGCATTTGGGACACGCATTTATTCTCTACAAAAATGTAGTTTTTTTGTCCCACTGTTATCTCTTTTGTTTGCAACCTGTACGCACACGGGCCGAGACCACAAGGCGGCGCAGCGCAAGCCGTGGCTCGGCGACGGCCTCAAAAGGCGACCGCACAAGGCGGGCACGCGCATATTGCCCTTGTGGGTCTTCTTTTCAACCAAAGGAAAACGAACCAATCCCGACTTTTTTTGTGCGCCCTCCCCATTTTTTTTATTGTGGCGCCGGCCCGCGCACGACTGCCGAGAAACTTGGTGGTCGGTCGACCTCGTCGCCAAGATAGAGTCGTGATCTCTTTTTTTTGTATTTTCTCGCTCTCTGTCTTTTTTTTGGTTCTTCTGCAGGCCAAATTTTTTTTTTGCGGCGACAACGGCGGCTCTGTCAACAAACCTTGGACCAAGGCAACCATGGAAAGAACTGAATCGTCAGACGGCAATAGGTTGGCCGACCAAGATGAATCAGACGTTGCCACTTTGGCAGGGGTCATCGGGCAAGAGGACGCCGACGGGAACGAAACGGATAGAGATTATGACAACAAGGGTGAGGGTGGTGGTGACGGCGTCGGCGGTGATGACGGCGGTAGCGACGATGACGACGACTGCTTGCTCTTTCCCGAAACACCAGAAGATGAATTGGACGAGGCGCACGAGGCTCAGTGCCGGCGTGCCTATGTGGCCGCGTGCGGTCCCGGCGTGCCGGTCTTTCTGGCGGGGGCGCGCCCGCGTGCCGACAAGGGCTGGGCGTGGTTGTTGGCGGCAGCCTCTGGGGCGCCTGCGCAGGGGCGGGCCTCTGTAGGCCGCATCGACTATGGGCCGCACCGGTTCTACGTGGGCGATGTCAACGCGCGCGGTCTACCCGAAGGATACGGCGCCGTGGTCCACACCCGATCCGACGCTTTTGCCCCGAAAAAGAATGTGGCGACAACAGACGCCAACGCATTAGGGACGCCCTGCCGGTGGCCTGCGCCGTGGGCTCTACTCAAGTGGCATGAAGGCTTTTGGCGCGCTGGCCAGCGCGAGGGCGACGGCATCAGTGTGTGTCTCGAATACAAGGTGGCCACAGAGGGCCGCTGGAGGTGCGATCTCTTGGACGGCCACGGGGCGCGGACCTATGGCCGCGGCCGATGGACCCTCTTGCCCGACGGTTCGGGCCGCGGCCGCTGGTCCGGCGGCGACCTCTGGTGTCACCGGGGCCATTGGAGGGACGGCGAGCGGCACGGCACGGGCGTCCTCGCGGTCGCCGGCCACGCGCATCCCTTGAGTGGCGTGTGGGTACGCGGCGTCCTGGCTGGCGATGTGCACGAACCGGTCTACTGCGGGCCACCCCCGTCGCGTCCCTAGACAAGGGCAAACCAAAAAAAAAAGAAACTATTTTTTCTCAATTTTTTCGGTCACAAGAGCATATTTTTAGGGCTCGGGGGTGCACGACGACGAGGCAACAATGCCCTGGCCGATCGCCGTCTACGGGCGCTCTCCCTCGCAGAAAGAGGGGTCAAAAAAGCGCACATGAATATCCTCCTTGCCGTGCAGACAGACTTGAAAGAAAAAAGGGTCAAGGCAAGGCGTGGGTTTTGTCTGTTTTTGTTTTTTTTTGCAAAAAGAAAAATGCAAACAGGTTGGGGGTCGCTCTCTTTTGTTGTGGTCCGCCGCTCCTGCGCATCGGCGCCAACACGGTGACGGTGCCGACCAAAAAAAAGGAGCGGAAAAAAGAAAAGCAAATCGAGAAAAAACACAGTATGGGGGGGGGGGATCAGCCGCGGGCGACGCTGCGATAGAGCCACGCGACGAGGCCCAGGTGGGCGTCGGCCGGGGCGCGATCGCGGTACCGACGCAAGAGGCTGTCGACCGATTCGCCGGCGAGCGCCCACACGGCCGTGCGCTCCGACATGGTGTGGTCGACCAGGAGCACGGCGCCCCACATGGCGCTGGCGGCGTCGCAGCACACGAGCGCCAGCCGCATGACGTCGTAGCGCACGGCCGCATCGTCGCATAGGACCACGTGTTGGGCGCCCGCCAGCGGCAGCCAGGCGCGCACGCTCGGTAATAGGGCGGGTGCGAGGCCGCCGCGAAAGAGCACCTCGACGTGCTCCTGGCGCGCCCACCTCTTGATGGTCGACGGGGCCAGCGGGTCGACAAGATGTATGGCGGCCGGCGGCACGACAAAGCGTCGCGCTGGCACGGGCTCGGACGAGAGCACGTCGACGACGCCGCCGTACAGGTCGGCCGACCATACGTGCGGCCGTGCCAATTCGACACGTCGCATGGGCCACGCGGCGCGACCGCTATCGGCCACGGTGACCATGGTGCGCAGCACGCACGCGTCGCACACGTTGCGCGCGCGTGCATCGCCCGGCAGCCCGTCGTCGCAGATCCACTGGCGCACGCGTCGTTGCTCCAAATGGCCACATGCGTCGCACCAGGCCACCAGCGGATCGACCCACAGTGCGTCCCACGACGACGACTTGCGCTCCCAGCGGTCGACGGCGTCGTCCATGGCCGCGCGAGCGGCACTCCACACAACGGCAACGCGACGCATGGCCAGGGCGCGCAAGCCGCCACACACGGCACCCAGCACAGCAGTCGACCGCCGATCGCACATGGCCATGATGTGGTCCCAGATCTCGGGCGGCAACGCGGGAGCCGCATCCATTCACCCGATGTGATTACAACAACAACACACGCCGTCGGCGAGACGCCACGCACAGAGCGCCCACGCCAACCCTCGGGGTCTGGTGCGGCCGGGAAAAGAATAGGCAGACTCGGACGACGCCCAAAAAAAAAGGCGGGCGTGGGAATAAAAAACTAAAAAAATGTCTAAAAAGAGGCACTGGTTGTTGGCGTGGTTTGGCTCCTTTTCCTCTCACGCGCCGACCCCTTTTTTGTGGCCCCTGTGCGCCAACTTTTTCTTTTTCGAGGCTCAACGACTTTTTTGCGCCAGCCGCCCCCTCTTTTTTTTTCCTTTTGGATTTTTTTCTGTCGTGGCCCTGCGCCTTTTTTTCGTTGGGGACCGCGTCAACAATGAACACGACCGACGCCATCGCGACCACGCAAAGTTGCGACAAAGAGAGGGCACGAAAAAGCGGCTGCTGGTTGTTGATAAAAAACCTGGTTGGTGGCAATGAAAAAACCTGAAAATTGCCCCAGAAAAATCAAAAAAAAGAGGCGCAACAATCTACGGATTTGATTGTTTTCTTTTGCCATTTTATTTTACCGTTCTAGGCTTATGATCGGCATGCTAGCATGGCCGTCGCCGGTCTCCCTTGGCGATGGGAGCACGCGCACCCAAGGCCAGACGGCCACGTCCCCGCCGGGAGCCACCCAACCGATATGATCGGGGAAAAAGCGGTGGAAAAGACACAAGGAAAAAACTCTGCGTGTGTGGCGATGGATGTGCTTATGCGCGCCATCCAAAGGGCGAATAAGACAGCGCGCCGGCGTTGGTCAGTGCCCTGTAGGCAGCGCCCAGCGGACCGCCGCCGCCATTGCCGCCTCTGTTGGAGGGCGGTGCGTAACCGCCACCGTTGGACGGACCCGCAAAGGTCGCCCCATAGCCGTTGCCGTTGGAGGGCGGCGCGTAGCCGCCGCCGTTGTTGCCGCCGTTGGAAGGCGGGGCATAGCCGCCACCACCGTTAGAGGTCGGCGCCCCATAACTGGCGCCATAGCCGGTCGTGCTCGTGCCCGTGGCCCGCCTTGCGTTATTGTCGCTGCCGCTGCCGCCACCACCGTCGATGGGCGCCAGTGGGCTGTAGCCGCCGTCCTCGTTGAGGACGATGGCGATGGTCGACCCCGGCATCACGTGCGTGTTCGAGTACACGGGCTGGGCGCCGCCGGTCGAGATCTCGATCGTGCGCACAGGCGACACGCCGCTGCGGTGGATGTTGAGGATGTGGCCGGCCTCGATGGTAAAGTGCGACCGCTCCTGCTCCGTGGTCCACAGGCCGGTGGCGCGCTTGCCCGACATGTTGAGCACCGTGATGTGTTGGTCGACGCCCGGCGCCGAGGTGGGCGCGCCGGCGCCATAGGGATTGTAGTTGGTGCCGGTGCCGGGGATGGTCCCCGTCGGAGGAACGGCCGCCTCAAAGGCGCCAAGGTCGAATGAGGTCATTATGGCTGTTGAAACTTGTGCTAGAGGCGCGATTCAGGGGAAACCACGGCCAACGGCGTGAAAGGCACCGACACAGAAGTTAGTTAGGCAAAAGGCACAAAAAGAGGCAAAAGGATGGGTTCGTACAGGCGCCGGTTGTCTATGTACGGCGACGCTTTGCATGCCAGGCACGCCCAGGACCTGTGCGGCGCAGCAGAGACACCCACCTTTTCATACCCAGACTGCGTGTCCCGGTGACGCGTGCTCTCTGGGAGCGCTCCTTTCCGCGCCCACGCACGCGATGGCCCTCGCCTACGTTGCCGGACCGCGAGGCACCTCTTTTTTTTCTTTTTTTTTCCATTGTCTTTGTCCTATCATGCGCCATGAGGTGGGCGTGTCGTGTAGGCGGCCTCGGCCAAGAGGGCCTCGACGAGTCCGACACGCGGTGCGCCGCCGGTGGTTGAGCCTTGTCGGCGTCGGCCGCGCGAACGACGCCGACGCGCGCCCGCCTGCTCGATCGAGTCGGCCACGCGGCTCCACCCAATGAACGAGGCGCGCGGCCACCACTGAACAGCGGCGACGACACCCCACAGAGGGCTGTCGACGTCGCAACACACGCACAGCATGCACGCGTGCACGGGGCCAGTGGCGGCCGTCAGCGGCAGCCAGGCCCGCACGCTGGGCATGTACGAGGGGCGCAAACCAGCAAACCCGACCTCGACCTCACCCGGCGTCCAGTGCGCGATCTCGGTCGCCGCAGCGGGATCGGTCATGTAGGTGGCGGCCGCTGGTACGACAAAGCGGTCCTGTGCGACGGGTCCCGACGGGAGCACGTCAAGCACGTCGCAAATGGTGCGTCCTACCGACCACACATGGGACGCATCGAGGTCCACACGGCGCATGGGCCAGGCGCCAATGTCGCGAGCGATCGCAAGCGCGCACGTGTCGCACAGGTCGGTCGCCGTCGGATCATTGGGCGTGCCGCAGTCACTGATCCAGCGGCGCCGCGACCGCTTTGAGCCGGCGCGTCCTCTGCCCTGGCGTTGCGTCGTGTGCGCACCCAGAGGCGTACACGCATAGCACCGGCCGCGCGTGTCGCTATGTGTCCACACGTCGTCCCAATGGGCCGTGTGGCGCTCCCACCCATCGACGACGGCATCGAGGGCGGCGCGGGCGGCATCGGCGTTGGCGCGCGCATAGTGTGCGGTCAGATCGCGCAATGCGGCACACGTGGCGCCCAACGCCGCCACCGCACGACGGTCGCTCACTGCAACGATGCGCGCCCACACCTCGGGCGGCAGCGTCGCCGCACTGCATGCACTGCCGTCTCTGTCGGCGCCATCCCTTTCATTGTCCCCGTTCCTCTGGTCGTCGTCGCCGCGTGGCCTGTTGGCGCCCGAGATCGCGGCCTTGTCGTCCTCCATCTTTTTTTGTGTGTCTCTATCGAGGTTTCCCCCTGGGTGGACCCTGTCTCTGTCGCCGCGCTGCGGATAGAGGTCCCGCGCGCGCATCAACAGCACGCACATAAACAGAAAATTAAACAAGATTATTAAAAATAATTGAAATAAATAAAAAGACCATAGGTCGACACGGCAGCGCGCCGCCGGGGGGAGAGCGTGCGCAATGTCGCCCGCAACCAACAGAGCCCGTCCCAACGCCCGTCCTTCCTTCCGTGTCGGCAACAATCCCCTTTTTGTTTTTTTTGGTGTTGGCCCTTTTGCATTGCCTCTCTGAGTCCCCCACCGCAACCTTGCGCGCGCGACGCAATCCATTGTGGCCGCTCATGACAAGGCAAAAAGGATGAAATCAAAATAAAAAGACCGGGCGGTTCTCTTTTTCGTGTGGTAGGCTAATAACACAGGTGGGGTCCGGCGACAAAGAGAGTCACGGCGAGGGTGACCACATAGATGAGCGCCGTTGCGCCTATGCAGTAGCCGGCGCGCGCGTCGAGTCCGTCAATGCCGTTGCGCATGGCCACTCGACCGCCCGGATCGTCACGGTCATAGTAGCACGTTGACGTGCCGTTGACCGGATGACGTGCAAAGTAGTCGTCGGCGACGTCCCTGCCCATCCATGACTGATCACGCAAAAGGCGCGGCATGGCGATGGTCTGGATCGGCAGCGCGCTCCCTGATGTACCGCCAGCAGACGTCGTGTGCCCTGTAGGCACATCAAAATGGACGACGAGGCCGGGCAAATAAAGGAGCATCATTCCGCCGGCGACGGCCTTGGTGTCTACAATGTATGCCTCCGTGACCGCGCAGGCGATGGGGACCATACGGTCGACAAGGTCGGCATGGGGTCGCACACCCGCATAGTGCCATGGAAGAAAGACGGCCAAGGCAACCGCGAGCGGGAGGACGACCAGGACCACTAGACCCACGACCCATGGCGGCACCAGCGACCGACGTCGCGGAATGCTCCGGGCAAGGCCCGACCCCACGACGTGGTCCTCGACGAGGGCGCACCCACTGCCGGCGCCTATCTCGCCGTCGCCGTCGTACTGTGTGGCCAGGTCGACCATCTCGTAGGATTGCGTCGCGGGAGCGATCTCTGCCTCTGTCGACGCCATTCCTTTTGCTTTTGCCTTTTTTATGCTATGGCCGTTCCCGTCCCGGTGTGCCAAAGATAGGGAACCCATGGGCGACACCATGCCCGTCGCTGCATATCGAGGGATCGAGCGCCGCCACGCAGACGGCCGCACACGCCGACGGTGATAGGACGTTTTGACATTGTTACGCGCAACGTCCCACGGACATCGCTGCCACAAATAAAAATGGTGGCATGCGCCGACACAAAAAGACCCCCCCTTGCGCACTTTACACACTCGATCGGTAACGGTCGCCAGAGATTACGCAGGCCTAAACCAGAGATTTGTCTCGATCGGCCCTGGCGCCGCGGCTGAAAAAAATCCCATCTTTCTTTTCCTTCTCGGCGTGTCGACGTGATTTTGAGGTTTTTTTCTTGGTGGACTTTTTCCTGCGTGGTCCTTTTGCACCTGAACTAAAAAGGCGAGCAAAAAAAAAGAAGCAAGTGGTAGAGGTGGCGAGTGGCAACAAAAAAAAGGGTTGGACGGCTGGGGCAGGCTCACTTGCGCCCGGCGACGGCCACGCAGCGCATCTCGACCAGGGCGTCGGGCACCAAGAGGGCCGCCACGCCCGTCGCCATGCTCGTGTAGCCGTTGCCAGTGGCGGCCATGCGCTCTGATCGCACCGACACAAAGCCGGGCGCGTTGCGCGGCGCGTCGACGATGGCGGCGTCCAACTGCACAATGTCCTCTAGGCCGCGGCAGCCGGCGCTCCGAAGGGACAGGTCCAGATTGTCAAACACCTGGCGGGTCTGGGCGCGGATACCGCCCTTGACCAGGCGCCCGCGCTCGTCGTTGGCCACCGTGCCGCTCACCCACACCAAGTCGCCGCACCGGAGGGTCTGCGCGTAGCCATAGGTCGCCGTGTCCTCGCGCGCAAAGCGCGGCGCCGGCGGCACGCGACACCATCGGACCCCGCCCTTGTCCTCTGCGTCGCCGCCGTCCTCGTCGTCGCCCTTTTTGTTTTTGTCTTTGTCGCCGTCGTTGCCGCCATTCTTGTTGTTGTTGTGGGCATTGGCAACACAATGGTGGTTATCGCCTTTGGGGTCGCGCGGGCGGGATCGTCGGGGTTCGGGTACCGATTCGCCCGTGGGGTCCACCAGCGGTGCCGGCCGCTTGACAATGCGCGACCGGCTGGGATCGCGCGCCCGCTCTCGGCTCTGTCTCTTGCCCTCCATTTTTTCAGACTGGTCCTTTTTTTAGATTTTGTTTAAACTCGAATCTTTTTCTTTGGTATTCTTGGTTCTTTTTCTTTTTTGTCTCCTGTGCGACGGTACCAACAGCGGGATGCGGGTCTCTTGTCTAGGGGCCGCGTGGCTTTTGCCGGCGCCGCCGACATCGGTCGCTCATGCGCCATTGTCGGCCGTGGGGTTGGACCTCACGAGCGAGCCCGTCGCCCGCAGGCGCCCGCCCAACGGCGACCTCGTTGCGTCAATATCATACACCCGGTTGTTGGTTTGGGCGTACGTGGCATCCCCAAAAGAGCCCTCGTCGGCCTGGCCCACAGCGAGCCCTTGCCCGTCGCTTGTCGTCTCTTGTTCACGGTCGTCGTCGTTTCTGTCGACAACGTCGTCATCATCATCAACCTGCCACGCAGACTCATCGCCGACGAGCACCCATGAGGCCGAATCGATACCATCGCCCAGATGAACGGATCTTGTGACGACCGCCGGGCGGCCCCGTGCGTCGGCCCACGCCTGCCGCGCGGCATAAAGGCCGACAGCGGCCTCGGCCAGGGCATGGGCCAACGTGCGCGCGGGCAGGCGCGCCGCCGTCCACACGGCAGCGTCGACCTCTGTAGGGGCCACGGTGCGCGACGGCGTATAGGGCGCACGCACCATAGGTCCCGCTGTGGGTTCGTGTGGACCATAGCCGGCGTCGATCAGTGCCGACAGTACGCGCAGCAATCGGGCGACATGGACCTGTCTCTGCGCACGACCATCCTTGAGACGCCCGGCCGTGCGGATGGCGTGCGCACGCGCAACGGTCAGCGGATTGAGGTCCCATGGACCCAGCGCCCTATCGCGCGGAAAGGCCTCTGCCAGCAGATGGACGACGCCCGCAGCGTCAAAGGGTCGTCGGGTCATGTGCCCGTCGTCGCTGTCGCCGGTCCTTGTAAAGCGCAGGCCATCGATAGCGCCAGAGCCACTGCCCGCCTCATCGGTGAGCACCTCGACATCGGTTGCCAGCGCGTGCGTCAACGCGGGAGCGAGGATGGTCTCGACAGTGGGCCATGGGCGCGCCCCGGTATCGATGAGCGCGCGCATCACATCGAGGGCGCCGACAGGCGCGGCCATGGCCAGCGGCGTCGTAAAGACGTCGCCCGCCAGGGCTTGGCCGGCGTCGGCAGCCACGCTCTGAGGCATAGAGGGCGGCAGGCCGGGCGCCAACCATCGGGCCAGCACCATCGGATTCCCGGCGCTGCGCAACCGATGGCCGTCGAGGATAGCACCGGGTTTTAGCCCGCGCGTGATCGCCAGCAGATTCCTCACCGAGTCTGCGTTGTCGCGGCCAATGGCCTCGACCAGGAGCGACGCACAGCCCATATAGTCGGCGCACCCATTGGCGGCGTACAGCATGCGCAGACGCGCCACCGCATCACGTGCCATCTCGCCGGCGTCGGCGTCGCGCGGCTGTTGGCTCGCCAGCACCGCGTCCAGATCGCGTGGCACCATGCTCGCCAGCGAAAGCCACGGCGAGAAGCGCGCCGTCACACTCGCATCTGACCATCCATCGTCGCGGTTGCCCCTATGGCCATCGCCGTCGCTATCACGTCGCCGCCGCGAGCGGCGGTGGCGGCGATGTCGGTCGTCGTCATAGGCATGGGCGAGGGCCTCTAAAAAGGCGCGCAGCCGCAGAGCCGAACGGGGCACGGCAAATCCCACGCGCTGCCCGACGGCCTGGAGGTCGGCCGCCAGGGCGTCGCGCTCTGTCAGGCGCGCACGGCCCACGCGCCACGCATCATAGGCCGCCGACGACCGAGGGACGCTGGCGCGCACATCGGCCAAAGTGACGGGTGCGCCCGGTACGGCTGCGGGTGCCGCCAGCGCATCGGGACTGTAGCGGACGAGCAGAGGCCCCAAGAGGGCGGCGCCCTGACGGCGTGCACGCGCGGTCCGTGCACGTGCAGCAGCATCATCGTCGGCCTCGCCAATGCTGTTGACATCATCGGCGATGTGTTGTGCGGCCAGGGCCATGCGCAATGTCGTCAGCGGATTAAAGTCCCATGGGTCAGGGGCGGACGACGGCGGAAAGGCATCGAGAAGGCGCAACACCACAGGCACGGCATCGACGGATCGGCCCGCAAAAGACGTCGGCGCGTCGGGCTCAATGGCCGCGGCCGGCAGCGTCGCCAGTGCCACGTTCACGAGGGCCTCGGTGGTGGGCCATGGACGCGCCCCGTCGCGGATGAGCGCATCGACGGCATCTAGGGCACCCATGGCGACAGCCTGACCCAACGGCGTGGGCGGCGGCGGACGCGCGAGGCCCACCGGCAGCCGGCCACCACCGGCCAGCCTCTGGCCGTCGGGGCCTCGGTAGAGCACACCGGGCAGGGCCGTCTGATAGGGCACCGCCGGTCCATAGGCAAACACGTCATCGGCATCGAGAACATGTTCTTCCAGCAGGTCGTCGACGACGCTGCCGTCGTCGAGCCACAGGGCCTCGACCAGCGCGTCAAAGGCCGATGCATAAGGGTGCGGCGCGGTGCTACCCAAATCGTCGGCGTAGCGCGTGGGCAGGCGCTCTGTATCGCGCGGATCGTCGGCGCCCTGCCAGGTGGATTCGCGGCTCGGTTCGATCATGATCCCCTTTTGAATGCGTGCGCGCGCTTATGGCCGTTGCCCGCGTCTTTTTTTTCCCCGATCGCTCCCGTCGGATTTTTTTTCGAGATACTTTTTTTGGCGTCCTTTTTTGCACTCGCGCCGGCACGGTGAGGGCGGGCGTCCTTGGGGGAGGATATGATGCACGTAATCCCTCTTTGTCATGGTGGGGCCGACACCGTCATCCCGGCGGACGACCTGCCGCACGGACCGATTCATTGGCTGTCTCGGGCGTGAGTCGGTCGGGCCGGCGGCTGCCCCTATGCACGGGCCGCCTTGGGACACTGCAAACAACCACTACCGCCGGCGCGCGTCACCACTGCAGGCAATCCACCCCATTTGATGACCAAGGCGATCATGTCGTCCATTTTACAGGCAATAGATCTCTTTTTTTTGCTTTCTTTTTTTGCCGTCTTTGGTTGTGGTTCCGTGCGCGCGGTCGTCGCCGCCGCAAAAAGTCACCCCGCAGTTTTTACGTCGACAGCATGCTGCGTCGAGGCGGTTCAGTCTAGTCTTTGGGGCGCCCTGCGCGCACACAATTAACCTTGGTGACGTGGCCTGCACGCCTTTGACATGCGCCCGCACGCACATGGTGCGAAAAAAAAAGACAATCGAGAAAAATCGTCTGTAATTGGTGAGAGGAAACCCACAAAAAGTGGCGATGGGATCACGCGGGTGGCACTGCGCCGTGGGCCACGGCATAGACGGCACATGCGTCGTGCCCATTGATATGGGCCGATATTGCGGCAAACGGGTCCATGGGGCAGCCGCGCTCGCACGCATAGGCAAGGCAGTCGAGGTGGCCGGCTGTGGCGGCCGACTGGCACGTCGCCTCGGTCCACGGGCAGCCGGCGCCGTGGAGCAACATGAGGGCGTCCAGGTGCCCGCCCACAGCCGCCATCTGTGTTGCCATTTCGTCATGGGGGCAGCCCTCGGCGAGCAGCCACCGGAGCATGCTCATATGGCCGGCAAATGCTGTGCACGCCACGGCGTCGGGTCCGCGCGGGCAATCATGATCGCGCAACCACACGGCCACATGGTGGTGTCCGCCAAATGCGGCCGAGGAAAACACATTGGCGTCCCAAGGACAGCCGGCGTTGTGGAGGATCTCAACCATGTCCAGGCGCCCCTTGCCAGCGGCGATGGCATAGTGTCCACTTGACCATGGGGCCGCCCGCTCAGTGAGCAGCGCGACACACGCCGTGTGCCCGCCCTCGACAGCCGCCTTGCAGAGGCTATAGTCGATGGCGAGACCGCGATCCAACATGGCGTGCAAAAGTTTGACATGCCCGCCGTGCGCCACCGTCGACCCCGTCTCGGCGTACCACGGACAGCCTTTCGTGACGGCATGGGTGGCCGCATCGGTCTGGCCATCATGCACCGCTGCGATGACGAGATAGGGGTGCCAGGGACAGCCGTGGCTGCGCAGCCAGTCCATGGCGTCACAAGACCCCGACCTGGCGGCGCACACCATCACCCACCCGTCGTCTTGAAGCGTACAGCCGTGCTCGATGAGGTAGGCTATGCATGCGATCCTTGCCCGATGGGCGGCGGCATAAAGGGCACCATGGGGAAAGACAAACCCGTGTTTCCAAAGCCACGCGAGTACGCCAAGGTGGCCTTGTGCCGCCGCGTCGACGGCCAGGCAGGAAGGCCATGGCCGCGCACCGTCATGCAGGTGGTCCATGCAGGCGACATGGCCAAGTGCGGCCGCGGCGCGCATGCGACGCTTGTACGAGAGCGCGATCCGGACCGGCATTGTCGGATCACCTGCCATCGGCGGGGATGCACAATTGCCAAGGGCTTTGGCCCGTGCTGCCATGAGCGCGTGATCGATACAAGATTGATGGCCGATGGCGGCGGTGTCTTTGGCGATAGACCGCCAACGGTTACACACACATGCGACGCCGGCCTCGAGGATCGAGCATGGCATCCATGCAAGAATGGCCGCTAGGACTTCGTCGGGCAGGTCGTCGATTGCGACACGACGCATGTCCCCCCTTTTTTGTCTGTGGCCTATGCAGGTTGTGTTTTGTATTTTTTTCTTTTGCGCCCTTTCTGTCGCTCGGTGGCGCTCTTTGCGAGCACCCGACCGCTCGACGCAGCAGACCCCGTGGCATCTCTTTTCTTTTTTACCTTTTTTTTGCGGTCCGCTTGCCATTCGACCGACCAATCCGAGGTCACCAAAATGGCTTGTGGAAAAAGGCAACGCTACAATGCCATGCCGCGCACTGGGGCGTGCTTCCTTTTTTTCTTTTGGTCTGTCTCGTCCCTTCCTGTGGCCCCGACAAGGACAAACACGGAAACCGTTGGCACCGCAAACAAAAGGGAACCGTTTTCATTGCCGACATTTTCTTTTTTTCCGAAAAACAAAACAATGACGTCAAATATCGACAATCACTTGGCGGCGGCGACGGCCCTTTGCACGGACAAGGGTTCGCCCCTGGGCGTTGGGCGTGATGCCACGCCAGAGGCACGGGTCTCTATGGATGGCGCTCCTTTGCATGCGGCGGCGTCGCCAGAGACTGTGCCGACGGCGGCGTTGACATCTCCACACGACATTCTGGCCCGTATGGACGAGATCAATGAATGGCTGGTCCGCGCCGACCCGGCTCTGGAGCGCGTCATTGCGCAATCCGCCCTCGACTGGGACCAGTTTGTCAAGGGTCCGTTCGAGGCCCTGGCCGGCGCCGTCCTCGGCCAGCGCGTGCGCTACGTCAAGGCCCGCGCCATGCGTGCCGCCTTTTACGAGCGTCTCGGCGGCGTCATCTTTACACCCGACGCTCTGGCCAATCTTGTCGCTGACCGCAGCGCATGCACCGCGATCGGCCTCGACGACATCCAGGTCCGGCTTTTCCGTGATCTGTGCGCATATGCGACCGCGCGTGTCACACCCATGGCGACGGCCGCCGACCTGCGCGCCGCCGCCGATTCGGTCAAGGGCATCGGTCGCTGGACGACCGATGCTGCCGTCGTCACGGCCCTGCTCGACAGCGACGCCTTTCCTGTAGGCGACAGATGGCTCGCCCGCAAGATGGGCCTCCTCTATGGCCTGCCGCTGGCACCCGACATGGCGCAGGTCGAGGCCCTCTCGCGTCGCTGGTCGCCCTACCGCGCTGTTGCTGCGGCCTACCTCTGGCGTTGGTTTGACGGCGCCGAAAAGAGTCAGATTGCCGCCGCCGATGCGTGAGCATAGGCCTCTTTTTTTTTCCGACAACAAGTCTTGTCGGTGCGCCGTGTGTGCGCCAAAGAGGATAACAAAAAGAAAGACAATTTGCATGGTGTCCATTCTTTTTTAATTGTGTCGCAGGCGCACATTTTTTACTCAACAGCACGCACGCGCGCAGGGAACCATCGAGACAAAAAACCAAAAAAAAGAGACCGAGGCGTCGACGGTGAATTAGGCAGGGGCCAGGAGCAGGCCATGTTGGTCCAACCAGTTGGCGAGAGCACGGGCCGCGGCTGGCTTTGTGCACTTGCGAGTCTCATCGATGCTGGCGAGCGGCGACGGCACGGGCGCCACGCGGCACCAGCGGGTCCACGAGCGAGCGGGCGCCAGGCCTCCTGGCTCGCGCGCGCATTGCGCCATCGTGGCCTCGTCCACAGGGCCACCGGTCACACGCGTCCATGCATGGCGCACGGCATCGAGTCCTTGCACCTGCCGGCAGCCTATACTCACCAAGACGGGCCACAGGTCGCACGATATGCTGCGCCTGTATGCGGCGAGTGCGTCAAGTACGTGCACGAGCCGTTCCAGCGTGCAAGCGTCGGCAGCCTGCACGGTCGACACGGGGTCTAGGGTTTGCCGGCAACCGTAGCGTAGCAGCAGGCCAACGGCCACCTCGACGTCTGTCTCGGAAAGCAGAGCCAATTTGGGCGCCCAACGTTGTAGCGCCCAAAAGAGACAGCGCACGGTGCCGCCTCCGACGGCCTTGCTCAACAGCGACGGCACGGCCTCGGGCGGCGGGTCGTATCCCCCACCCGATGGATCGCACAGCCAAGAGAGGAGAGTTTCGTGCTCGCACGAGAGTCGGCTCCCGTTAATGTCGGCGTAGGGATTGAGCGCTCGCGCCATCATGTTGTCCGTGTCGATGGGTACGCCCCTTGATTTGCATGCATTGAAAGCCCACCTGACGGTGGGCACGTGCCATGCTCGAACGGCCTTGCCGAGCACGCGGAGCAATCTGGGCGCGTCGATGCGCGGCGCGAGCGCATCGAGCACGGCGATGTGGCCCCCGCAGACGGCCTCCTCGATACAATCTTCCAGGCGCGATTGGCAGGCGCGGTCCAACGAGGCCTCGATCGACATCAAAGTTGCTTTGCACACGGATGACGACGTCGGCAGTGCGCTTGGAGAATCGGCGTCGGCATGACTGCCGGCAACACCATTGGCAAGGGCCAAGAGGCGTGTAGTGATTCGCACACTTCCGGCATATGCGCTCCATGTCCAGAGTTTCTTACAGAGATGACGGAGCCTGGCTGCGCCACGGTCCGGGTACGGGACCCATTCGGCGGCAAAGCGGCGCAACATCCACTCGATCGTGTCTGGCCGGTCGCTGACGACGAGGTCGTCGACAAAACTCGTCACCCAGTCGAGCGATGGATGCAGCGCTGCGCACACGAGCGAGACAGTGGCAATGTCCCCCGTATCCATGGCCGTCGCAAAGAGGCGCCGTGCCAAGTCGTCGCGCGAGAGACACCGTGAGAGACAGCGCGAGCCCCACCTCGATGGACTATCACGCGTGTAGGTACAGGCGTCGACGGCCGACTCGATGGCGTGTCGGACGAGTTCTGGGCGGGCCGTGGCGACAAGTACAGCGGCGGCGTAGTGCAGCGACGATCCGGGTATGCTCGCGCACCACGCGACCAGCCCGGCGGCGTCACCGTCCCAGCGGCCCTGGCGCGCCCACCAGACGATGGCCGACGCGCATACATAGACGCCGCGACGCCATTTCATGAGCGCACTGGGACGCATACTGGCATCCCACCGGCATAGAACAGTCAAGCGGCGCGCTTCGGCACGGGTCTCGGCGCGGCGCGTCTCTTGTCCACCGACGTCGAAAAGGGCGTGCCACAGGCGGCACACGGCGCGTGCGCAAAAGCGCCACCGCGGTGGCAGGTACAATTCATCCAGCAGAATGACGGCGAGCAATTCCGCAGGCAGGTCATCGATGGTGGTTAAGGGGTCGCAGATGGTCATGGCCTCCTCTGTGGGCGACGTCTCTATCCAATCCATGGACATTCTGTCTATAGGATGCGCCGTGTGTAATGCCACCAGAAAGTACCAACGCACCTGCAACTCGCCACGACAAAAAGGCAAAAAAAAAGAAGAGGACAAAAGGGGTATAGTCGCGAGGCGCGCGCCAACAGAGGCCACCGTCAAGCCGCACAAAAGATGGTCGGCATGCAAAAAAAGTCAGGAAACCCCATCGAGACCAAAAAGATGCCGGCAGATTGGCGCCTTTTTGACGATTCGACAATACCATTGGTCCATAATTTGTTCTTTATTCCGGCCAAGGGTTTGGAGACGAAAAGAGGAGTGTAGGTCGGCGACAAAGTCCAACTCGGCCAAGCCCATACGACGCCCATCTTTTCTTGCGACGCTTGCACGCCGAGGCGACCCCAACAAAAAAAAGTGGCAACAAAGAAGAAACAACCTATTTTTGCGTGAGAAAAGAAAAAGGAAAAATTGGCGCGCGATAGAAGCTGCATTCTTTGCAGAGGGATATCCATTTTGAGGAAAAAAAAGACAAGGAAACATTTTGCGCGATGTACCACGACGACCAACACTTGCTAGGTGTCCCTGAGCGCAATTCGACAGAACCCTTTGGCCGTGTGGACGCCGCTGCGGCGAGCGACTTTTTAGAGCGCGCATGGGCCGTCTTGCGTCATGACCGAGATCTGATCGAGACCGGCGGCATCCAAGACACGGCCGACCTGTGTAGCGCGCTGTGCGGCCACTTGGGCTGTGCGTTGCCCGATTGTCGCGTACGATGCGACCCCGCCGCCGCGCAGCAGGCGATCCGACACATCCACATGCTGGCAGACCATGCGTGGCTTGCGTGCGACGTCGAGGCAGCACGCACGCGTGCGTTGGCGGCCGTGCGCGATGCCATCGCCCGGACCCACAATCAATACCGCGAGGGCGCCACTGTGGCTCTCGTGCGACTGATGGTCTATCGCGCACTAAGGCCCTATGTCGACGTGCTCCACGACCTCCATGGCCGACTGTGGGGCGTCTACGGACCCTTTTGGGCGCTCGTGGCGCGACGCCCACGCATCCTCGACGGCTACCGGCCATCGCAACGGTTTCCGACACCACGCGCGGTCGAGGCATGGCTGACGGCGCACAATCCCGACCTTTTGGCCGACGGCCCGTCGTGGATGGAGGTCGACGAGGGTCACGGTGCCGCGGGTCTGGCCAGGATGCGCGCCGTCGCTCTGGCCAAGGTCATCGGGCGCGGGGTGGTCTATCCGGCGCCAGGCGACACCCCGTGGGCTCCCGTGCGACGCACCCTGGCGCTGACCCTCGCAGCCGATCCCGACAGCCGACTGATTCTCGGCCTCAAGGAAAGAATGTGCGTTGTCGATGGCGGCACGTCTCTTTGCGTACGCACGGTTACGCTCTATGCCGCGCGCCGTGCGTGTCCCTTGACGGCAGACGCACCGGCCAAAATGGTGGTGGCACGGGTCACGATGGCATATGATGATCCGCACGAGGACGGGCGCGAGATCAAGGCCAACCGCGTCTCGCCAACGGTGGCGTGCCTGCAGCGCCTAGGTGTGGGCAAGTACACCGTGGACGCATGGATGCGCGCCGTTGCCAAGCAGAGCCCCGATGTGATCTATACGACGGCACTCTTGGATATGGACGGTGCCGCACGGTTGTCAGGTCACAATGGTCGGGACATGATGTCGCAGATGCGGCCCAACATGGCGATGCGGCGCTCGGTGGTGCTCGACGGCTGCACGGTGGCGGCCCTGGTGCGAGACGCCTATGTTGTACAGGCGGCCGCGCACAATGCCGCCCCGAGACTTTTCCGAGCAACGTCACCATCGTCATCATCCTTGTCGATGGCGCCATCCGGACCTTTGTCGAGATCACCATCGACGACAGAACACGCACATGGCGACTGTTCAGGCGTGCCGGTGGACGAGCGAGCGGCGGCTGATGCCGGCACCCTGTTGGGCGGTGGTGACGTGCCCAGCGACAGGATCAGAGCCGCCGCGCGCTATGCAACGTGGCGCGTATGTCGCGCCGGCGGTCGCAACGGATGCGATTGCATACGTGTGGCGGCTCTCTTGGAGCGTGCCGGTCTGACGATGCCGCGCAGTCTCATCACCCGCCTCACGGCCCTGTGGGGCTAGTCGCACAAGTGTCCCGTTTCCCTTTTTGTCTCGCTCTCTCATGTCGTCCCTCTTGGGAATCACTTGGCGAGGGCAAAAAATGACGGGCTTTGGCAACAACACCCACGGCCGCCATCGCCATCGGCGCCACAATTTTTTTTTAAAAAGAAATCATCAAAAAAAACTTGGCGCATCAAAAAGTCTTTTGGTGCGCAGCCCACGCCATTACCCTTTTTTGTTGGCGATTTCGCAGAGGCGACCAAAAAGGGGACGACGACAAAAAGTCTGCCGCAAAAAGTCGCACCACCAATGACGTCGGTAGAATAGCGTGCTCGAAAAAGTGTGTGCCCAATGCCGGCAGAGCGACTCACCCACAAAAAGCAAGCCGACACGCGGATAGAACCAAGATACACACCCCTCGGCCTGCGATACACCAACCGATCGAGACTCGCCAAACCCCACAGGAGCAAACCGAAAACAAAAGAAGAGCACAAAAATGCAAACCACAAGCACGACCGGGTACTGCCACTTGCCCTCTGGACCCCCTTTCTTGGCGCGGACAGGGCACAAGCACGACTTTTTTCTTGCGATTATTGTTTCTCGTCGCAGTGCGCATATGTATGGTGCCGCTTCAACTCATGCATGCCGTCGTGTTTTCTCGGTGTCGTTGTGCGATACAGATTGTGGACACTGGGCGGGATCGCGGCCGGAGCGGTGACCCTGTTGGGCACCGGCGTCGTCGTGGCCTCGGCGGCCTGGACGTCTGCCGACCCGTCCTTTGCCAACGCCGTCTTGCGCACCACGAGCAAGATCGTATGGCCGCTGGTCATTGTCGCCGGCGGATGGCACCTGTCGTTGCTGGACAATCTCGCCCATGCGCCCGCTATCGTCAGCAGCGGAGGCGCCAAGGAAGCGCTCCAGTGGACAAAGGGCCTGTCGGTCGCAGTCGCGACTTTTGTCGCGCTCTATGCCATCGGCGGCCTCGCCTCGCGTGCCCTCTATGTTGTCGCGTGTAAGGCACCGCAACTGTCGGACCTGCACGCTCACGAGGACGCCGCCTTTTGTCAACGCTCGGCGCAAGTGCTGGCTGCCGTCCTGTCGCCTGCCTTTGTCGCTGCCGCCGCATTTGACGGTGTGCGCCGGTGGACCGCCACCACTTTTGGCCAGGGCGCACAGTGACAACATCTTGGCGTTGCTTCTGCCGTCACCGTCCTCGCGATTATGCCTTTTTTCTCGCCGTGGCATCGCCCACAAAATAAACACGAAACAAAAATCAAAAAAAAAGAAGCAGCGATTTACGCGCACTGCACTGTTTGCCATTTTTCTCGTGACAAGCCTGCCTGTTTGTTGAAAAAAAAAGATTTGGCGCAAAAGAGGGCGACATATGGGCATTTATGTATTGCATTGCAGTATGTGCTTTGGCGGCGTCGGCTACTGCCGACTGTTTCCCCTTGGTTGCCCTCGCCTGGCCATTGACATGCAGCAGGTCATGGAGACGAGACAGCGCAAGATCACGCCTTGCCGCGACAGACGCGCGCCGTTCCCCAAAAAAATGAAAAAGAACCTGTAAAAATACAAATCTGACGCACGACATGGCGCCAAATACATGAGCGTACGCCTTTTTGAATCTTTTCCTATTCTTTTTTTTCCACAAAAAAGGGTGTCTTGGTGAGGGCACAGCGGCAGGTGGGGCTAGGCATCGGGCCGATCCTCGGCGGCGCACAGGCGGCTCTGCACATAGACGCACGAGGCACGACCGCCGACTGGCGCCTTTCGGCAGACAATGCGCTCGTAGACGCACCTCAGCGAGGGCGCGTCGCGCAACCGCTGTTGCCTCGCGCGCTTTTTCTTGATGTGGTCATCATTATCGTTGTTGTCGTGGTTGTCGTCGACACCGTCGACTTGCGCCCTTTTGCCACCACCCAAATCTCTTTTGTCAGTGTCGAAAGAGATCTTTAGGTCGGACCCGTCACCGCCGCCGTCGACATGATCGTCTGGCGTGTGATCGCCATTGTCGTCGTCGTGCGTGCACTCTTTTTCTTGGTCCGAGACTTTTTCCTTGTCCTTGCTTGGTCGCGCTGGGCGGGGGGACCGCGCAATCGAGTCGAGGGTCGGACCGTGCGCGCCCGCAAGCCAGTCGCACGGACGGAGGAGGCCGGCAGCGAGCGCGTCGGCCGTGCAGCCGGTGCGTTCTGTGAGCAGAAAGCGGCGCTCGGTAAAGCATTGGATGCTCTCGCGGGGCGGGCCGTCAGCGTCTACCCACCGCGTGTGCTCTACGTACCACTGTTTGATCTTGCGCTGCACGATTTGCAGCCGCCGACCGGTGACGCGTCCGGCACACACGCCCGCAATGACCTCGATCACCTGGCCGACGGTAAACACCGCGTCGTCTCCGTCGTTGCCACCATCAAGGTCTGGCGGGGCAAGACGCATGGCGACCCGCAGGATGCGGTCGGCGTGCGGGTCGACGGGAGAGCCCGCAGGGCGCGAGGCCACCGGGCCGCACCCGTCGGGGTGGACACACAGGCCAACGATGAGTCTCGAACCGCGCCACGCCACGGCGTTGAGTACGCACTGGGGCACGCCCGCCACGAGGACGTCATAGGGCGTGGAAAAGGGGTGACCGCGAAGAATGGCCGACACCAACAAGAGCGCACCTGCACGCTCGGGCGACGGCCACAGGGCGCGCGCCGCGCGGTCCCACCATGCACCGCCGTCGCCCCACACGGCGTCGGTCTGGGCGCGCGTACGGTCGATCCAACGGCGCACGACGCGCACGCTCCCGCCAACACAGTCGTCTTCGACAACCGCATAGTCGCCGACGGGCGCGGCCAGTTGAGGTCGCCTTTTCTTGCGCTGGCGTCGCGCCTCGGCATCGCGCTCCTCTTCCTCGGGGTCCCATTCGAGACGAAGCCCTCGTCGGCGCTTTTTGGTCACCGGCAAGGGCGGTATGACAACCACGGCGCCGACGCTCTCGCACTTGTTGTCGTCCATAGAGGCCAGGCCAGTTCTACGCCGCAAGTGTCGCCTCTGGCTCTTTTGTTGCGTCTTTTATGTAGACGGTCCTTTTGTTTGGCCCTCCTCCGGTTCCAAAGTGCGCCTGTGGGCTCTTGCGAGGGCTCGGACGCCACTTGGCGCTCTGTGTTTGTTGACCAACGCGTGTGCGATCACACCAACCAACGCAGTCGCCGATGACGCCTCTTTTTTGCTCCCTGTTTTTTTAGGTGCCTCTGGCGTCGAGGTCTGCACTTTTTGCAATCGCTCGACGGGCCGACTGTGTGTTGGTCGCCTGCCGCCACACACGAAAAACCGAGCGCCATCCATGACGAAAAAAATAAAAAGACCGAAATCCGCCATTGGCCAATGTGTACCCCTATTCGATGCGGTTCAATACACGCATTGGAGGACGACGCCCCGCTGCGGTGTTGTGGCCATAAAAACTCAGGGCAAAGAGAACCCCAAGTATGCAAAGTCTCTCTGACAAACACCCACTCGCCATCCCTCCCTATTCAAAAGAAAAAAAAAAGAATGGCGTCCCTGCCCAACCCGCCCGCGTTGGAACAAGAATTATGCATCGTCCGACACCAGGGACCCCTCCCTGATCCGTCACCGCGTACGTGCGCTCTCTCCCTTGGTTCACTCTTTCTTTTGGCGCAAAAAAATCAAAAAAAAAATGACGCTCAACCGTATCGCGACTTACGGGGACTGTGTTCTTTGCAGAATCCAAGAGGCAAGTGGAATACTATGAGGCGCACAAGCAAGAACTGATGGAGCGCCTTCCCGGCCAGTGGCTTTGCATCGACGACGAGCGTGTGGTCGAGTCTGCGTCCACCGAGGACCAACTCATCGCGCGCCTGATCGAAAATGGTCCTCGTCCGCACAGCCTCATGGTGTGCGTCGAACCTGGCAACGGCACAGTGTTTCTCGGCTAGTCTCTACTAGCCCATGTTTCCCTTGGACTCTTTTTTGTTGCACAACACCAGCGACTGAATAAAGGAGCGAGACAAGGATGCGACTGAATTTCGACCCTTCTGGCCTGCGGGCGGGTGGACGCTCGTGGGCCAGTCGAGCCGTCTTGTTGCCGTCGACGATCGGTCAAGCACGCTCTCTGGTCGATCGAGTGGAATTTTCACTTGCGCCACACTAAAAAAAGAAAATAATAGGAATAAAAAAAGGATGGTTTATCGGTGCGCGGTGTCGTTGCCCGTATGCGCTTTCAAAGGCCCCACTCGGTCGGGGGCGACTTTATGGTACTCGACCACATCTAGGCGGCCAGCCAAGAGAGGATGAAGGGGAAAAGAGAGGAACCCACCACCCTCCAACACCAATGGCCACGTCAGTGTTGGCAACAGGGTCGTTGACCTGGCAGACTGGCGCATGGTGTGTGTGTGTGGTCCTCTTCTGCGGTGCGGCCACTAGGTGCCGCGTCCACTTGTCTGGCCACGCGGTCACGACTCTGGCGCGCTGACGTGTACTATATGTTGTCAAAGGAGCGCTCCGCGCGCCAGCGGCAATCCCTAGTCCAGTCCGGAACCGTCCGCGAGAGGCGAGGCGAATGGCTCGCGAAGCGGCAGGCGTATGATAATGTCATACTCGACCAACTGCTCAACGCCATAGGGTCGCGCGGCAAGGTACGTGGATACGGGTGCGTAGGCCGAGAAGACATCGATCTGCTTACAGCGATCGACGAGTTGTGTGAGTGCCTTTAGAGTGGCCTCGCTCGGGTCAGCCTCGCCCTCGGGTCGCGCAGGCCGCGGCACGCCGCGCTTCTTTGTTTCCCATGACGGCCCGACGCGTATGCGTATCGGCTTGTTTAGTGCCCCAACCAGACTCTGGTTGACCCGACTCCGCACTAGAGAGCGAAAGTTTTCTGCCGCCTGTGCGTCAGACGATGCGATCTCATCGAGATTGGCCTCAATGATGGCGCGCGGGTCGGGCCTGACGCCAGTGCGGCGATTGATCTGGAGGCGCCTGTCGTTGAGGCTGGACACCGCGCCCGCGGGCGGAGTGACGCTGGTGACAAAGAAAAGAGGTCCTGCATCGGCGTCGAAAGGCACCGGCGGTTCGTCGCCCAACTGCACGATGGCCCAGGGCTCAAAGCCGCCAAAGGGCATGCCGGTCTGGTAGCCCGAGATGTCGACGAGGCTGCGCGCCCACGCCTCCAGATCTTCCAGCGACGTTGTGCCGGGCGAGCGGAGCACGTCGACGACGTCGGGGTGAGGCGCCACCTCGCGCTGGAGCGCCTGGCGAAAGGACGATGACCTACCGCGCAGCGTTCGCGGCACCATTCGGCGCAGCGCCTGCCCGATGCCGCGGCCGCGTGTGGTTGCCACGGGGGCGGGTGGCGGTCTCGCATATGGCCCTATGTGCCTGACCTGCGAGGCGGCACCCGACTCGACGCCCCTCTCGTTGCCGCGCTGGCGCTCTGATGCAACACGGATGATCTGATCGCGCGCATAGAGCGCATACAGGGCACAAAAACGGTTGGCCCTAGCGGCGCGGCGTCCCGCCAGCGCTGTCTGCAAGAGACTGTATCTCGTGGCGTCATTGTCGCCACCGCCGTCATGGTCGCCAGGTATTCCCTCCAAGGAAAACAGTGCCGACGGGGGCGGTCCCACGAGTCCGGGGGCACCATAGGCCGCCCTCAGATTGGGAAAGTCGCGCGCCCAATTGGCCCGCGAGGCCTGGCACACACTGCGCGCGCGCTGGCTGCTCGAACAGAGCGCGGCGGCGTCGGCCGCCCTGCCGTCGGCGAGGAGCGAGCGCACGAGAGCGTCAAACACATCGACGCCCAACAGGTCGACGAGGTCTGCCGGCGGTCCTTGTCTCGCGCTGCCGCCGACACTCGGGCCATATTGCCGGTCCTCTTCCTCGTCTTCTCCATTGTCGTCATAGTAGGCTTGCTGGTCATACAGTGCATCTTCATACTGACCATCGTCATAGAGGCCGTTGTTGTCGTCGTCATAAAGGCCTCTGTCATAGGCATCGTTGCCGCCATCGTCATTGTTGCCGGTGAATTGCATGGCGTCCTCGGTCTCTTGTTTTTTTCCTCTTTTTGTGCCTTTTTTTTAATTTTCCAGGCAGTCAAGGGAGGGGGGAGGGTCGGCGGCGGGGCGCTTTTGCCTTTGTGGAGCCGACCCTTTGGCGGTGCCGCCGCTCGTCGGCGCCTGTGGCCCCTGCCGGCCGCTCTCACGCGCCGCGGTTGGCGCACGAGCCCATTGGCGACGCCGAGGCGAAAAAAACCGGTCGACTCTGCACGGTGCCAATGGAAAAGACCGCGTCCGCGACCGGCCTCTGCATAAATACCAGCGTGCATGCAGCGTGCCAAGAAACACGCCACACACCCGCTCGCCACTGCGCCACCCGCCCGAGCGACCGCCGCCCGCCCTAGGGGGAAAAAAGACGCAAGGGAGCAAAAGGACGGCACTCTATTTTCCCTGTACTCGACGATCCTGTTCTTGCCTATTCTGCCGCGCACCCACATCGACCGACGGAGGGATACCATGCACCGCGCCTCGCTGACGACGACCACCCGATACGTCTCGCACCGGGTCTGGAAGGCCGACCTCGCCCAGGCCTGTGCCAGTTACCCCCACTATTCCTCCAAGGGGACTGCACGGACGCCGACAGTCGATGGCTGCGCCCAAGCCCATCGGACCCCGCCCCCTGGGGACAGCGCCTATGAGATGGCCGAAGAGCAGCAGCAGCAACAGACCGAGACGACCACCGTTGTTGTCACCGAGCGTCGCGAGGGGGAGTCGGACTCGCTCTTTGCGTTCTTTCCTGGCTGCGACCACCGCAGGCGCGATGCTGGGCATCGATTCGCATCCCGTGGCGGGGGCAGTCTTTGGCGCCTCGTGCGGCGTCATGGCCATCAGCCTCTTGGAGATACCCCGCGTCAGGCGCACCTCGGTCGTGACGCAGCCGGCCTCGCCCAAGTAGCATCTCTGACCACGGCACAGCCGCCCCGTGCGACCGCACACCCAGCGCTCTCTTTTTTGACTTTTTCTTTTTATCTTCCTTGCTTTTTTGAAACACAAAAAAAGCGACGACGACGACGCGACCCTTTTCGAGCAATGTCCCTTTTGTAGTTTTTGTATTTTTTTTTGTATTGGCGCACAAAGGCCGTGAATGTCGGCCACGATTGTTGTGTCTGTGCGCTGCTGTCGTGCCCGAAACCATTCGATTCTGCCGGTCGGCCTTTTCGTGCCTTTGTCACAGCCTCTCGCGCGGGCCGCAGGCGCACATCCCGGCTCTTTCTTTTTTCCTGATCTCTGTGAGTCGCCACAGGCAAACACTAGAATGGTACGTCAAAGGCACGGGCAAGGATGCCGACGGGCTGCGGTACGGGCGCACCGACGGTGGGGGGCTCGGCGGGCGGCGGCGTGTCCAAAATGGGCAGGGCGAAAAACTGGGTGCCGGCGGCTGCAATGGTCGCTGCGTCGTCGACAAAGAGGTCGCCCGAAAGGCCGGCCTCGCGCAACAGCCCCTCCTCAAATAGGGTGCCAGCGATAAAATCGATCAAATCGTCGGGCTGGCGAAAGGCCCGGTTGCGTGCTGTGGTGGCCAGGAGCGACGCCACGGCCGCGGAGGCGCCGGCCGCACCGCGCCGCCGGCCCGCGGTGGCGAGCGCAGCCCTAAACGGACCCGACAGGCGCCGCGCGGGCTCCTTGGACGCGATCTCGGCATAGAGGGCGTGCAGGCCCAAGAGGCCCCACCGACGCACGCTGGCGGGCGCGCGGTCTTCGTAGGCCACCGTGGCCAAGAGCACGGCCAGGTCGCGTGCATAGGCGTTGAGATAGGGGTGAAAGATGGCGTGGCGCGGCGCCTGGCCGGCGCCCACCAGAGACGCCAGTGACGCCACAGAGGGTGCAACGGGCGCAGCGGCCGCACCCTGACCGCCGGGCGCGGCGCCGTACATGCCCGCAACGTCGTCGTGGCCAGCGACGTCGACGCCCAGAGCGCGCAGCCGATCGCTGCTGGCCAGGGCAAAGTCGGTGGCGCGCGCCAGCCAGCAGCGGGTGCGCACGGCAAAGCGCCGCCAGCCGTGGGCGCGCGACTGGAGCGCGTAGCGAAAGACCGGCTCGGCGTCGCACGTGAGGTTGCCGCGCGCACACGGTGGTTCATAGGCTTCTCCTGCAGATGTCGTCGCATCGGTGCCGGGCGACGCCAGAATGCGCGACAGCAGTATGTTGCGCCCGTAGAGGTCGTTGTTGGCGAGATCATAGACCCGCGCCGCCCACGCGAGGCCGGCGCACACCTGAAAGGCGACGCTCATCCACTCGGCCTCGGAGCGGCGGACGCCCGCTGCCCACGCCGCCAGATCGCAGTCGGCCACCTCTTGGAAGAGGTCGACCGCGCCTCCGCCTCCCGCTCCGTAGGTGCGGCCGCCAACGGTGGTCGCCGGCGGCGGGTAGCGCGCCGCGGCACCATAGGCGCATGGGAGATTGGGGCAGGCGCGCGTCTTGACCAGCGCCGACAGCATGCCCGTGAGGACCACCTCGCGCACGGCCACCTCGGGCGAGTCGTTGGGGGCCACGGTGGTCACCTTGATGGCCAGGGGCAGTTGTGGCGGTGGCGGTGATTCCTCGGTCGCGCGGCGGTTCCCAGAGCCAGTCGATGTTGCCGCAGCGAGATCCGGCGGCGGGCGTCGAAAGCCGGCCGCGCACACGGACCCGTAGGCGCCGCTGCCGAGGGCACGCACCAGATACAGGCCGGCATCGAGGTGCACGGGATCGGTGGCCGGCATGGCGCCCGGCACGGCGGGGCCTCGTAGACGCGTTCAGCCAGCGCGCGGCCCATGGCCACGGCTACCGCGCGCGTTCCTCGATGGCAGCCTCGACCAGGCTGAGGGCCGCGGCGGCGCTGGCCGTGCCGGCCTCGCCCGCCTCGCCGCGCGGCAGCGGCCTCAGACCACACGCCGACGGTGCCTGCATGCCGGCCAGCAGCGAGGATAGTTTGCTCGATGTTGCTGTTCCCGCAGATTGCATCGCGTACGTGTCTATTGTTTGACACTCGGATCGACTGTTGTTTTTCTTTTGCCTTTTTGGCGTCGTCGGTCTCGCTGGCGCCGACCGACCGATTGTGTGATGCTGTCACAAACAGGGCTGTCGCCTTTCCAGAGCCTTTTTTGTTGCGGCCCTATCTTTTTGCGCTCACACAGACCGTATGTTGCCCTTGTCGGCAGCAACCGACGTGCAAAAAAAAGCAAAAGAATAGAGTAAAAGGGTTGGAGACCAAAAAAAAGGGCAGGTCTCGCTGTCGCCAATGGTGGGCACAAGGTCGGGGGCCAGTATTGGAGAGAGGGTTTGGGAGGGGGGGGGGGGGTGAGCACGACGGGATCTCCTCGCGCCCGAGGCCCTCTTTGCCCTGGACGCCGACGCCTTTGCGCGCCCGAGGCCCCCGCCGGCGGTGCGTGACCCCGAAAACAAAAAACGAAACTCGCCAATGAGCCAAAGAACCGGGCGACAGCGTGTGTCGAGTGGGAGCCCATGCGCCATTAGGCCCCCTTTTTTTTGGTTGTGTTCGCGCGCATGCAGGCACACAAGGTTTTTTTCATGGCTCTAAAGGATGCTGGCGATACAGCCGGGCCAGACACCACGGGCGATTCCACGCCCACCCGAGCACGACGGGAGAAAAGAGACGGCAACAGCGCCGACCCCCGCTGCCCAAGAGGGAAAAAAGGCGGGAGCGTCGCCCTTTTGTGTGTCATGCAACAACCGCGACAACAACGACGGCAGCGGCAGCAACAGGCCCTTCAGCCGCCGCCGGGTCCACTATCGCTGTTGCCCCCGGTGTCTGGTGGCCAGGACAATGACGGCGTGTTTGGGTCGCCGGCGCCGATATCACCTTTGGGTCCCGTGGCACCGCCGGATTCGTCGCGCCCATCGGGCATGACGCTGGACGGCATCCCTTCGACACCGGCACCCCGGCAGCCGTCGGGTCCCTACAACGACACCATCCTCCCCCTCGAACTGCGCCGCTTTGCCGCCATCGCCGCCATCGTCCTCCTCGTCACTGCGGGCCTGTGCTTTTGGGCGTCGAGCGTGGCCACGTCGCGGTGCCGCATGCGCTACGGCGGCCCGCTCGGCGTGGCCGAAGGCCCGGTGACGCGCATCGTCGAGGACCTCCGTGGCAGCATCATTGCCGCCACCACCGCCATCGATTAAGCGATAAATCAAAAAAAAGAGTTTTGGTTGTGGTCGCACGAGGACGATAGCAAGTGGGCATAAAAAACCAGGCAAAAACAAAAACAAAACAAAATAGACTAGGGAAAAAACAAGGGCCGAATCGCGCGGCGTAGGCGCCTGACTGTCGTCGCCTTTTTTTCTTGGCAGAGAGGGGACACACAGACGGCGACCGCCGACACCAACGGGCAAGAGAAAGAGAGCAGGGCCTTCTAAACAAAAGACAAGAACAAAAAGGAAAACAGTCTGTGTCCGACGCCTTTGCGCCTCTCTCTTTGTGCCTTTCTTTTTTGCTCGACATGAGCAGCGACAGGCGGCACCGGGCCATCGAATGCTGGCCGTGTTGGACCGTGGTGCCAGCGCTCGTCGTCGCCGTGGTCGTTTTTGTGCCGTGGTACGCATGGCACCTGGCGCCCGGCTATGCCATGCTGGATCGCGTCAAGTCGACATCGTGTCTCGTGTTGGCCCATAATGCGTCTACCGCACTGCGCCGCGGTGCGGCCAGGGGATATGCCGGCGCCGCTCTCGACGTGCCACGGCTGTGGGTGCGCTTTCGCGTCGGCGATGCTGTCGACCCGATCGACACCTGGGCGCGGCCCTACCTGACCGACGCCGACTCGCGCACCGATGCCGACGGCGCGGCGGCCTTTTTCACGCGCTTTCCCACGGGCGCTAGCGCGCCGTGCTACTATGACCCCGAGGCGCCTGTCGACCGCGTCGCCATGCACGACAATTTGCCGTCGCTCGGACGCGGTCTCTTTTTGACGGCGTGGTGCGCCGCCTGCGCTGCCGTGTGTTCGGTGGCTGTCTCCTTTTCGGTCGTCTCTCGCTGGGCCGGCTTGGACGTCTTTTAGGTCCTCCCTCCCTTCGTGGCGGCGCGGCGTGCGTTTTCCCTCCCCATTTTTTTAATCATTTCCACTTCTTTTTCCAAAATGTTTTTCCATGCAAAGACAAAATAAAGACAAGAACGAAAAGACGCCCTCTCTACTCTCTGCGCGAGCCTCTCTCTTTTCCTCGGCCGTACCTTTAGGTCGGCCTCGCTCTTGGTCGACATGGCGCACGACATCCACAAACAAGAGGCCGATAAAAAAAGAAGAGAGAGGAACCCATGCAAAAAATGGGGACGGGGGCAATGCGGTTGTTGCCATCGGTTTCGGCAGCGAGGTCGCCTTTGCATCGTGCCATCTTTTGCGTGCCTCCTTTTTTTTTTTGAGACAAGGAGGCACCAGGAAAATCCGTGAAAAGAAACCTTTTTGGCGCGCACGGCCAAAGTTGCAAAAAAACATGCCACAGAAAAAGGACACGACAAAAAAAGAGGCGCCCGCAAGCGCCGCCTGATTATACAAAAAACAACAGCAAAGATAATGATAATAAAACCCCAGAAAAAACACAAAAATCGAGAGCCCATTCTTTTTTGCTCGGGCACAGAGGCGCTCAAAGGGCGCGCCTAACAAAAGCGGCGAGCCGAAAAGAAAAAAGAAACAAAGAGGGAGAGGAAAAAAAGGCACTGTCCGGTGTGGCAATGGCAACAGAATTTGGCCGTCTGCCCGACGAACTGGTGGCCGTTGTGCTCGCGCACGCCGGACCCCTATGGCGCCCGCTCGCACGCATGGTGTGCCGCCGGTGGGCAGCCATTGTGGGTGCGCCATCGCGCGCCGAGGTCCTTGTGCTGGGACGCTCTCGCCCCGCGGGTACACGGCCAAAGGCATGGATCGGCGGACGCGTGCTCTGTGCGTCTGCCATCACCCACGCGCTTGATGCCGACGACGTTGGCCAAGACGGTGGCGATGGCCATGACATCTTGTCCGTGCCGTCGACGGCTGTATCATGGTGCCTGGAATGGTTTCCTGTTGCGCTGCCGTGTGACATTGCCCATGCGCTCTTGGCGTCTGGACGCGCCGATGCGGTCGCCTGTGCATTGGCCCTTGTTGGAAACAACACATTGGAGCGGTCCAAAGCCATCGCCATGGGCGTGTATGCTGCCGTGCGCAAGGACCGCGTCGACACTCTACACATCTTTCTAGGCCGACGACAGGCGCCTCCTCCATTGACTGGCCCAAAGGATGCGCTAGATGTGGTCGATGCCGTCTCTTGTACACAGTGGCCGTGGATTGGTGAGTTGTGGACGTGGACGGCGCGCTACGACGCCAACCACATTGCCGTCTATCTTTTGGACATCCAGTCGATGCGCGATCCTCTGTGGGATCCATTGCGCAAGGCCTGGGCTGAAGGTGACTGGGCCAAGGCGGCCGGACTGGCCGGGGCCGACCGCGTCGTCGCCGTTCACATGGACCGCGGCGTCTTTTCGCCCTCGCTCGCCAACAAAGTGGGCGTGGCGGCCGCAGCCGCGGGTCATGTGCGCACGTGTGTCCTTGTTGTCGGCTCGCTCCGTAATCTTGCCGCAAAACAATGGACGGGCACCATGCCGACAGTCGACAGACTCCAAGGCCAAGAGGACCTCGATACATATGCCGTCGACGACAGTCAGCCTTTTGACAAGCAAGTGATTGCCCAGATGGCCACGGCGGCCGTGTGCAGTCACACACCTGGTGGTGTGCTCGACTGGCTAGAGGACGTCGTCGGCTACCAACCGGACCGCGCAACACTACTGAGCGAGGCCGTCAAACGGGGTCCGCTGTGTGGGCGGGGCGCCCTGGCGTTGATCGTGCGTTGGCCAAAGACGGCACGCGCGTCGCCGGCCCTCGTTGCCTGTGCCGTCGGGCGCGCCGTACTGCGTGGCTACCTCGATGACGCTGATCGCGCTGTGGCCGCACTACACGCTCTTGGCGCCGCCATGCCACGCGGACCTGGCGCCGATGGTCGCATCCTGTGGAACGAAATCGTGCTTGACGTGTTTGTGAGCGGCCTCACCAGACGCACGGCCCTCGATACGCTGGCCCTGTTGTGCGCTCTGGCCGCGCGTTGTGGGTTTGGCGACCGAGACGCCCTCGCCGTGGCGCTCACGGGCGATCACGGTGGCGGCGCACGATGCCGGCCGCAGTGGGCGCACATTGCCGCCGGATCCGTTGAAATGTGGTCGCCCTGGTGCCGCGCAAGACCCATTGCCGAGGCATTTGTGCAAGGCCTCTTGCGACGCGTCGAACTGCGCCACGTGCACACTGCCAAGGTGCTCATGGCATGGCTGGACGCTGCCGGTCTTTTCCTCGATGGCGCGCCGTGACCGCATGCGCTCGTACATACCCAACCCACTTTTCCCGCTCGTCCAAAAAGATGGACGACAGACCAACGAGTTGTGTCTGCCGCGCTATGCAACCGTCCCATCACACCGCCAAAAGGCGGCCACCTTTACAAAAAAAAAAGTCGCCTCCTCTGGACGAGAGCGTCTCCGTTTGTCGCTGCATGCCAAAAGAGTCGGCGCCGCCTGCGCCTTTTGCCGAGACCTTGTGGCGTGCGAACAAAAAAAGTGTGGTGATGGCGTGACGCCCCACACCAAAGGCAAATTTTTAAATCTTGAAATCCTAAAAATAAAAAAAGAAAAATTAAGCACCCAACAACAGCGCGCCGGTGGCGCGTGCGAGCGCAGTGGTCGACGCCGCGGAAAAGGTCTAAAAAAATAAAACCAAGAAAGAAAAAGAGATTGGGCGATGGCGCAACTGTTTGGCCATGCCACACGGGCCATGGCGGTCGTGGTGCACGGAGCCGTCTCTTATAAATAGCCTCTGCTGTGCAACACACACACACAAGCAACTCGACCCGACAGGCGCCACACATCAAGGTCTTTCCGTCACACAAAACAATCAACCAGAAGGAAATACATTTGGAAAACAAAGACAGCGGAAGAGAGAGAGAGGGAGGAGCAGAGGGAGAGAATGAACAAGGCCAGCCATCATTGGTATTTTGCCGCGCTCGCGCTGACGTGGGCGCCCACGCGACATTTGCGCCCCCGCCGCCCGCCGGCTGGGACGACTGGGCGCCGTTCAACTGGGAGGCGCAGGGCACCTACAAGGCCGTCGGCTATTCGAGCACCAAGCCCGGACCGGGACCCGCCTCGCCGACGGACGTGGCCAAGTTCATCGTCGACCCCGTCAACCAGATCATGCACTTTGACATGGGCGCCGGCGGCGGCAAGGGCTGGATCACCCCCAACGGCACCTACAACCTGTCGCCCGTCGCGCAGGGGTCGACCGAGATGATGTGCCTCGCCACGGGCGGCACCTACGCCGACCAGGTGGCCCACTATGCCGCGCAGGTCTACCACAAGGCCACCATCCGCCAGGGCTTTGGCGCCGTGACCAAGGTCTACCAGGGCGCCGTCAACGACACCTCGTCGTGCACGCGCCCGCTGGCCGTCCATTTGACGACCGACGCCGACGGCCACATGACCTCGTTTGGCGTCACCTACCAACTGTGCCCGGCGCCCAACCAGCCGCTGGTCATGGAGCAGGCCATGCAGTTTACGGGCTTTGTGCACGGCCCCCACATTGCCGGCCAGATCCCGCCGCTCGACCCGCTCTGCCTGCCGCCCCACGTGCAAGACTATTGCGCCCTCTTTTACACTTTTGGCTGTGCCTTTTGATCGCTACACTTTTCGCCCTTGTTTACAGCGTTGACAACGACATTGTCCCATGAAATGAAATACACTTTCGACTTTTTCTCTTTCTTTCCCAAGTGGTCCCTGTCGTGTGCCGCAAAAAGAAAACTTTTGCATTTTTTGTACTCTTTGTCTGGGCTCATTGGAAGGCGTGCCGATCACTCTTTTGGCGTGCGCCAAGATGGCCTTTTCCTTTTGGGTCTTGTGTGGGTGTGTGCAAGCGCTCACGGTTGGGGTCGAGTGTTGCCGCGGGCGCTTTTCCATGTTTTTTTATTCTCTATTTTTTTATATCTTTTTTTTTCTGGATGAGGCCCAGGGCTTTTGTTTGTCCCGACAGTCGAGGCGACTTTTTTTGTTGCACGATTCATCAGGACTCGCCACAGGCCAAAAAACATTGCGGTGCAATCCCCAAAAAATCAAGGTTGTACAAAAGACCTATTTCATGTTTCTATCAACGGCATGCATTGCCTACAACAGGACAAGAGCGGTGGCGCCGCAAAGGGTGGCCGCTAGACCCCACGCAATCGCATGGTAGTTTGTCATCACCGACCCGATCCATTCCTCGCGTGGATGTCGCTGCCAGGCCTTGTCGTCTGTGGTGCACACGTGGGGACGGTCGACAGCATCGGCCGTGTTGTTGTCGTCGACAGTATGGTTGTTGTCGTCATTTTGATGTGGCGCGGCAGGTCGTGCAACAGAGTTGTCTCTACGGTCGCTCTGTTTAATGTGATCGTCCAATGCATCGCGGTCGCCGGCGGCGCACTGGAAATGGATGGGGATCGCGGTCATGGCACGGTCGGCCTGGTCGACAATGGCCGCTCCGATGACGAGGCGCCTCACGGTCTCGTCGGCATAGAGGGCGTCGATGGCGCGCTGTGCCGCCGACAGTGCCGCCAATGTGGGCGCGAGTCGCTTGGCGTGGTGAGACCGCGAGGTGATTGCCGTCTCAATCGCGCGCACGGCCATCTCAGTGGCGAGCACATTAGGTCCAATGGACCACGAGAGCACAGCGTCGGCGGCCATGACCACGATTGGACTCGCCTCTAGATGCGTATCCATGTGGGCGAGCGTGCCATGGGGTCGGCCATTGTCGCGGCACACTGTCGCCCAGCCGAGACCTTGCGGTGCGCGAATAATGTGCGCGGCCAAGAGGGCCTCGATGCCGTCGTCGTCATAGACGCGTGGGGTCGCTTCATGCAAGATGTCTTCATCCGTGGCACCTGTGCTTTGCACCGGCACCCATTCATCGAGACCGTTGGTGTCGCGCACCCGTCGCATGCACGTCCACAGACCGTCATCGTGGCGAAAGAATTGGCGGTGGCAAAAGTAGACGTAGCGCACGGAATCAATGGGTTGCAGCGCCGCGCGCGCCCGGAGTCTGGACCGGGCGCGCTCCTCGGCAAGCAGTTGCTCCGTGGCCTCTTGCGGCGAGACCGCACCGTCTGCCCATGCAACCGCCGTCGACCTGGCATCGTCGCCATCATCGGTCGCCGCGCCTGATCGCCATCGCGCCAGGGCCTCGCAAAAGGCAAGGACGACGGCATTCTCGCGGCGCATGCACGAGACCGACTCGGGCGTCGTGTGGTGGTGATCGCGGACGTGGCAGGTGCCCGGCGGTGCGTGTGCACCCGGCGTGCGCGCGCCCAAAAGACGTCGATCAATCTCTTTGGCGGTGCGATGGACTAGTGCCGCAATGGTCGGATGGCCGACGACGTCGGGCAGGAGCGCGAGGCATGCCCGATGGACAACCGCGATAAACGTGGCGTCGTGGGCAATCAATGCGCTGTCGGCGGCGACACCGTCGAGGAGCGTGCCACGACGCGACGATCCGTGGCGCCACAAAAGGGCAAATGCCGGGTGGCGCATGCTCGCGCAGGCGGCCGTGCAAAAGGCCTCGTAGGCCTCGTAGACTTCGTGTGCCGGCCTTTCATTGTCTTGGTCGCAGTTGTCGTCGTCGAGACCATCGGTCTCGGCCACGGCAGCGTTGCTTGATACGTGCACGTCAGCGTCGGGCAGCGGCGCTCGGCCGCATCGAGTCGCATGCCACGGTCCGTCGGCAACCTCGCGGGCAAAGCACATGGGCGATGGGTCGAGGTGAAAGGCACAGGCGTCTGGCGCGCAGCGTCGCTCGACAAAGAACGGCCGCATGCGCGCGTCCAAGAGGACACGATTGAACCGGTCCTCGGCGCCGCTGTCGTCTTGGCAAAAGGACGTCAGCACGGCGAGCGCCTGGTCGTGGTCCGGGGCGGCATCCTGTATGGTGTCTTGCATTCCCTCGCGGTTGCCCTCTCTTGTTGGCTGCCTTTTTGCCGCGGTGTCGCTCTCTTTTTTCAAACCTTTTTCTCTTCTTTCAGGCTCTTCTTTTTTTTTGATCGGTCTCGTGTCGCCTTGGGTGTCGCCTCTTTTCTTCCCGATTTGCTCTGTTTTTCTCTCAAAGGACAGATGCCACGAATGAAGGCGCGGGCGCGGCGGGCCGAATGTGTGACGCTTCTTTTTGTTGTTGTTGAGTCGCTCGCAGAGGCTCGTGGTATCCGCCAGGCCCGGCTGGCCTTTTTCTTTGCCCTCTCTTTTGTGTCTGATTGGGCGACCACCGAATTAACCAATCCACATTATTGATACATAAAAGGAAACTATGAAACCAGAGAAATCAATGATGCGCCGCGCAAAGGCGAGCGATGGTACAAAAGGAGGACGTCTCCTTTTTTCAGCCTGCCAATCTTTTGTGTGTGTGCGCGCGTGCCGACAGCGCAGGGCGCACACGAGGAGCGGCAGAGAGGAAAAAAACATTGTGCAACACATACATAGTTTTTTTTCAAATCATGCCGGCTCGGGCCTCTGCCGCGAGTTGGTCCCACACATTGATGATCTCGTCCATGACATAGTCACGTGTGTGCAGGGCGCCCACGAGCCGGTCGAGTTCCTCGGCGGCGGCGCGCACGGCTGGCGGCACCTCGCGCGACAGCAGGCCCTCGATGACCTTTTCGACGTCCCTCACGCGATCGTCGGCCATCCACACCTCGACCTTGTAACTGCGGCCGAAATCGTGCACCAGCGGCAGCAGCGCCTGCGGGCAGCGCCCTCCCGGTGTCGTACCGCTATTGACGTCGTCATCGTCGTCGTTGTCGTTGGTGGTCGCAACGGCCACGAGGACATTGCCAAAGTGGAGGTCGTTGTGGACCACGGAGAGGTGGCTCTGGAGCGCGCCGATGGCTAACAACACGCCGCGCACGACGCCAAACCATTGGTCGGCGGTGAGCGGGGTGTGCCCGGCCACGCTCGACAGGTCGCCCCACGCCATCTCGCTCACAAGCAGATGGGCCGGGAGGGGCCGGGAGGGGTCTAGCCCGCCCTCGTCGACAACACCTGCCAGACCATAGGCAGCGAGCGCCTCACCAAGCGAGGCCAAATCGGGCGCCGTGCGCACAAGTGCACGCACCTGTCGTCGGCGCGACGGCGGCGCCGCCTCGACCACCTGCTGCCGGAGGTCATAGTCGCGCGCCGCCGCGCCCAGCAGGCTCCCCGGCGCATAGGCGACGGCGTCGCAATAGGTCGTGCCGTAGACCAGCGGGAAGTAGGGACTGACGCCTGCGCGCACGAGATCCGACACGGCCTGTGCGATACCCATCTCGGTGTTGTTGCGCGCGGCACTGTCGTCGCCGACAAAGGCCAACACCTTGACGGCCATGCGCACACCCTCGCTGGTTGTCTGCGCAAACGGGTCCATCCCTGCCGAGTGATCGCGCGGCAGGACGACCGTCTCGTAGACCTCGGCGTCGGCACTGGGCGACCCGATCCGCCGGCTCAACACCAAGAGGCGGCTGCACGCGTTGGCAGCGGCCTGCGCGCCGTCGACGCGCGGACAGATGCACGACCGCAGGGCGCCTTGGAGCGCGTCGGCAGCCTGCTCATAGGTATCGAGACGGCGGTCGAGCACTGACCATGCATGGCCGGCGTCGACGTCCCACCGCGAACACGCGGTCTCGATGTAGGTGGGAGGCGGCAGTGTCTCTGGCGTGCGCTCCTCTCGGTGCTCCTGCTCGACGCCATTGCGCCCCCCGTAGACGTCCATTTTGGGGATTTTTTTTTACTTTTTTTATGTCTGATTGTGGTCGGCGCGGACGGGCGTGTGCCGCAAAGACTTGCCTTGTCTCTTGGCGCCGCCCTTTGGGGGCGACGTGCATGCGACACCGAGCGCGCCGCGGCGCAAGGCAGACCGCGCACATGGGGACCCTTGTTGGGGGTATGAAAAGGGCGTGATGAATGGAAAAAAAAAGTCTATCACGCCCTGCGCCGAGGCCAGAGCAACCGCCCCCACCAAAAAAACATTGGGAAAAGGACATTGCAAATAAACCACGAACGAAACCAAAAAGGAAGGCGACGGGAAAAAAAAGGCACATGAAAAAGCAAGCCAAAGTGGCGAGGCACAAAAAAAATGATATTCCCCTTTTTTTGTCGGCGGCGGGCTAGAGAAAAAAAAGAATGTCTTTACTTTGTGTACAAAAAAGCAGGCCGTCACGGCTCGGAGTCGATGGCCATGGCGACGCTCCCGTACGAGTCGTCCTCGTCGTCGCTCGCATAGGCGCCATCCGCAACAAAGGCGCTGCCAAATGGCGGCGGCACACTCCCGTGTGGTCGACCGCGCAGCCAGGCGGCAAGACAGACGTCGTCAAAGCACGCGATCGTCAGTGCGGCGTCGGGCCGATCGCCGGCCAGGAGAGCCGCCGAGACGCCCCGCGGCACGTCAAATGCGCCCGCGGTGGTAACGGTCATGCCGGACACGGGCACGGCGGGCAAGGGGCGGTGATCTCCGACAATCGGACATGCGCCCGCGGCCGCGACCATGCGGTCGACCATGACCATAAACCAGGCGGCCGTGTCACGTGGTCGCGCGTTGGCAATGCCCACGGGCAGCAGGCGCGGCCGCGTAAACTTGATGTGTGCGGTTCTGGCACCTGCGCCGCCAAAGGCCACACCCATGACCACGCGCTCGCCGCGCAGCAACACGGCCGCACGGCCGCGTCGGTCCTGCGGGTAGAGCACCAGCCAGTAGGGTCGCGGGTCGTGCGGCGACCAACGCGGCTGCGGGGGCAAGAGTCTACAAACACGGCACGCGCCTGCCAACCTCGCAATGGCATGGCGGGCCATGGCCACCCCACTGGTGGTGACCTCTGCTTCTTCTTCTTGTGGTTCGCGGGCATCGCGTTGGACCGAGAGCACGTTGGCGGCATGGAGCGCCGCCCGCGGCGTGGGAAGGGTCGTCAAGAGACCAGTGATGGCAGGCGCGGCACGCTCCAATGCAGAGAGGGCGCGCCAAAACCAAAGGTAGGTGGTCGTGATGGCGACACAGGCGCCCTGAAGCGCACCAGGGTCGGCACTGTGAGCGAGGCGTAGGCGCGCCCGCGCCAAGAGGGCGGCCACAAACGGGTAGTCGGCGGCATCGAGCCGGTCACCCAAAGCCATACGTCGGCACGTCGCCAGCATGTAGGCGGTCAGGGCGCGCAATGGCAATGGGCGACATGGGGCACGGCTCTCGTCGCCGCCATTGTCGACGGCCTGGATGATTGTTGAGGGTACCATCGGTTCATGTAGAGACGCCATGGTTGGGCTCGGTGGTCACGCACACACACACACCCTCGGTCTATTGCCGACACGGCGTCAATGTGATCTTCTTTTTTTGGTTCGTTGCTACAGAGCGCGTGTGCGGCTGTCTTGTGCGGCCAACAATGCCATAGGCTCATGCCGTTGCTGCGGTCATGGCGCGGAAAAGGGTGTTCAGGAAAAAAGACGACACGCGCCAGCAACGGCCGTCGCCAAGGACAGCACAGACGACAGGCCAATGGCAAAAAAAAAGATGGTGGCAAGTCGTCCCTTTGAAATCATGTAAACAATGCGGCCGCAGGCGTCGCCGTGTTTGCTCCCTCTTTTGCATCGTCGTGTGTCTCTGGTTGCGCTTTGCATAAAGATTCCAAAAAGAATCTTGGGGAATGGAGGGGGGGGGACTATATTGGAGCGTGCGCCTTTTCCTCACCAAGAGAGAGGGAAAAATTTCATGACCAAGAGAAGAGGGCAGGGAGTGGAATGGCAAACGGTCGACTGGGATGTCGGTCACACAGAGCGCCTGCGCCAGGAGCCACGCCGGGCGGCCGATGGCAGGCAAAGACGCGCACGGGAAAGGGCGGGATGCCACGGGCCTCAAAGACGGCCGGCGGCACCTCGGCAAAGGCGCCGCCGTCGTCGTGCCCTGCACAGAGCGCCGGCCACAGGCGCTCGACCTGTCGGCGACAGTAGACCGCGGCGCATCGCTTGCCGTCGTCGTGATCAATTATGATAAAGAGATCCAGCGTGTTGCCGCCATCGTCGGATCCGCCGTGCCTGCCAAAAAGGTGGCCACGGCGACATTGAGATCAAAGAGGAGCGGGTCGAGCGCGGGAGGACCACCAACAAGCGAGCGAGGATGGACCACACGACCGTGGCGCGGCCGCTCCGGTGCTTTGCGCGGATGGCGAGCGCGCCCAGCACGCTCGATAGCATCGCCGACACTGACTCGACCCAGTTGGCGCCGGTCGCAAGGCTCCACACGCCATATACAAAAATGAGGGTGCAAAGGGCGACGCAGAGTATAGCCACCCACGGCCGCGGAGCCGGGTCCAACGGCACATAGGGGAAGCGCCCCGTCGGCACATACTGGCGCGACGCAGCGCCGCCTGTCGCGGTCATGCTTTTGTTGTTGTTGTTATTGCTGCTGATGTCTGTGCGGCTTTCTTGTCTGGCCGTTTTTCTTTTTTTTCCTGAACAAAAAAAAGAAAAAGGCAGCGCGGTTTCGGGTTCCGCCTCGCGCGCCGGCCAATCCTGCTTTTTTGCCTGTGTTGCCGCAGTCGCTCTTCTTCTTTTTTTTTCTTCGAAGGCGACAGACGCATAAAGAAAGGCGCGTGGCGGCCTCGCCACAACCGTCCCGTGCGGTTCAGGCGCCCCATGCCCCTCTTTCGCCGCTGCCCGATTTTTTTCAAGAGAAAAAAAGGAGAGGCCTCCTGGGTCGCCTCACGAAAAGGAACCGGAGCCGGGCATTTGTGCCTTTGCGTCGGGGCGCCTCTTTTTTCTCGTGCCATTTCTTTTTACACTGCCTTTTCTTGGGGTTTTGTGTTGTCTGCACGACATGTCTGTTTTGCGCGTGTCTGCTCTGGCCGTGCGTTGGGCAACAAGAGCACAGGGACGACAGACGGCGTCGCGTGGCGCTCTGTGTTGGTGACGAGGATCGAAAAAAAAAGAAAACAAATTGAAAGAAAGTGATCTTTTTTTTTCATTTCAATACGGGGCGCGCCGGGCGTGATGGGTTTTTTTTACAGGGAACCGAGTGCGTCGGGGTCCTCGTCGCTCTCGTAGCCCCAACTGCGCGGCGCGGCGCCGATGGCGACATGCCCGTCCGAATCGCTCAGATCATCTGCGAGTTGGTCTGTAGTGAGGCGCACCAAGCCCAGGTAGCCCTCGGGGTTGGGGCCGTAGAGCACGCGCGCGCCCACTTCGTCGGTCACGCCCAGTGCGCTGACGACGTGCTCTGGCCGTAAGTTGGCCACGGTGCGCGCCAAGAGACGGGCCAACGCGGGCCGCGGATCGGCCAGGCGCATGCGCCCGCCGCGGATCAGCGGCAAGAGTTGACCATTCAATACGACAACGTCCTCGACGCGGTCGTCCTCCTCCGACACATCAGCATAGGCGACGACGGCGTCGTTGTGCCTCAGAATAGCCAGACCGCCGCCGCCGACTAGCGGATAATAGGCGATCGTAAAGGGGTGTTGGGCGTCGTCCCATTCGGCCGGACCCAGGCGGCCCGTCGTCCGGAGCCACGCGACCAGTGCCGCGATGGTCTGCTGGGCGAGGCCCATGCCGATGAAGCCGCGCGTTGGGAGGGCCATGGCGTCCAGCACCGACATGGGCGTGATCAGAGGGGGCAGTTGGTCGAGCGTGCCTGGCGCGTCCCTTTCGATGGCGTGCAGCGCCGACCAGAACCACGTGTAGACGCGCAGGATCTCGGCGCATGCAGCAACGGCCGCCTGTCGCGTGGTCGCCGGGCCATGGACCGTGGTCAGCGCAGCCCCCGCCGCCAGAGCGTCCAGCAGACGTGATCGCGGAGCGTCGAGCGGCTCTACGCCTTCTTGTACGCGCTGGCAGGCGTCGAAGGCGGCCTCGGCTGTGCGCGAGAGTGATCGCATCCGGTCGCGCGCAGGCGACGCCGTCTCTTGGCTCGCCATTCCCCTTTGCTTCTGGCCCTTTGGTTGGCGCCTGAAAAAAAATCGGGAAGAAAAAAAAAGAAAGAAAAGGCAGCGGGGGAGAGCCGTGCTCTTGTGCCTTTTTACACGGTGGTGCCGACTTTTTGCCGGGCGCGACGCGACAGGGCTACCGCCAACATCCCGACCAATCCGTCACGGTCCCTGTCCGAGCCAGGACCTCACTCTGCCGGCGACGGCGCAATGCAATCTAATTCAAAAAAAAACACTGCGCCCTTTGTCCATGCCACAAAATGGCGCCGTCACCAACACCCCGCCCCCCCCTTTTTTTTTAAAAAGTGTAAAAAGCATGCTCGAATGCAAAGAGCACGTCAAATGGGCGGGCAACAAAAAAAAAAGGAAAATGGGCAACGGCCGACCCGTTCGCCGTATTTTGGCACTATTTTTATCAACCATTTTTAGAAAACTTGGGGGACTAAAAAAAAGAGTGCGGCGTCGGCAGGCTTGGCCTAGGGGGTCGGACGGCGTGCAGGGCCGGGGAGGGGAGATTGGGGGGGGGGGGAAGCGGGACGACCAACTAGACCAAAGAACTTTGGGCGACGAGTCCGTGGGCGCGCTCGAATTGGGCGAGGGTGACGTCGTACATGTCGGACCCGTACTCGACAATGTCGCGGTCCGCGAGGGCGGCACGCACGGTCGCGGCAAAGTCGGCGAGGATCTCGGCGCGCGGTTTGGCTGTGCCATAGTGGCACCGGACGCCGTTAAAGGCCTGGCGCGCGGCCACGTGAAAGGCCGGCGTGCACTGGCCGGGCGCCAGATGCTCCCACAGACCGGCGTTGCCCAGGCGCCGCATATAGTCGGGGCACGACGCAAAGCAGCACCGGTCGTTGAGCAGCGCCGACGGCCTGCGCGTCGTCGGGTGCACCGACGCCGACCACGGGTCGTCGGGGTGGGCGCGGTTGTGGGCCTCGATCTGGTCGGCCGTAAAGACGACGGGCATGCCCACATGGGCGGCGCGCCACGCCCGGCGCAGGCGCTCGCGCTCGGCCTCGGCGGCGGCTTCACGACGCAAGCGCTCGGCCTCGCGGAGGCGTGCATTCTTGGCCGTCAACAACTGGCGGTATCGTTGGCGACGCACCGCCGACGCCGTCTCGCCCAAGTAGGCATGGCACACCGCGAGATCGTCAAGAGGTTCAAGTTGCGCCATGCCCGTCTCGGGGTCGGCGCACCGTTTGGACGCCGTCGGCCTTTGGAGGGCCTGCGCCGCCAGCGCTGCCACACACACTGCCGTTGCGTCATCGTCGCCGACACCCGCATCGCCCAAACTCGGCGCCAGAGACCAATAGTGGGCAACAAAGGCGCCGACGTCGGTGGCCAGCGTGTCCTTGAGAGCGTTGCTCAAGGCATCGGCACACGCCTCTTCAGCCTCGGGCGACGAGGCCACAAAGGCCGTCACCGTATCATACGCAGTGTCGCCACTACCAACCGGGTGAAGCAGTCCCCTCGACAGGGCATCTCGGGCCATCGGCACAATGACCGCGTAAAGGGCGCGCACGAGCGCCACGCCGACGAGGGCGTCGACAACGGCCGCCTTGCGCGACAACCACCGCAGACACGCAAGGCCTGCCTTGGACGCCACGCCGAGGTCATAGTCGGTGGCGCACTCGACCGCCGCGGGCTCGTCGACGTCGTCGGCCAGTGGAACCGGATGGTCACCGGTCGCGAGCATGGCGTCCAAGATCTGGAGAAGAGTGTCTACTTGCCCGTCCTTGGTATCATCATCAGCAATCGTCTGTGCACTCTTGTCGTCGTCTACCGACGCCGTGGTTTTGTCGCCTTGCAGTGTGTCGGCGTCCTCATCGACAGGATCATCATCGTCGTCGTCATCATTGTCATCATTGCCATTGACATCATTGACATGATCACTCTCGGCGTCGTCAGCAGGCCGATCGCTGGCCAACGGACCACCAAAAGGCAAAGACGAGGCCAATATGGCCGCCAGGGATCGGCTTGGCGACAGCGAGGTCGACGCGTGAGCCTCGGCCACGGCCTGGGCAAAGATGGCCCGTGCAGCGGCCCCCATGCGCATGGGGTCCTCGACCAGAGCCGCCGACTCGGGCCGACAGATCATGTAGGCGGCGGCCTGCGCCACGCGGTGCACGTGCGCCTTGGTCGTGAGCACGGAACCACAGCCGGCCTTTCCAGGGGCAACCAAGGTCGAGGCCACGCGGGCTGCCCGTTCATTGTCGGCCATGACATGGGCCGTGTGCAGCACAAGGCGCAAGAGGACGCGCGCATGGGCGCCCGTGGCCCGGTTGGATCCATAATAACCAGCCACCTGTGCGGCGGCGCGCATCATGGCCAGGGCGGGCAGGGTCGTGCGCTGGCTCGGCAGGCCAACGCTCGGGTTGCGCGCATGCACGACGGCCAGATAGGCCGTGGCCAGCGGCGTCTCGGCATAGGCATCGTAGACGGCAGGGCGTGCCGGTTCGCGCACCACGACAACGTCGGTGATCCTCTTGCGCGATGCGTCCTCTAGAGGGTACTTGGCGGCGAGCGCGCCGATGGCGTCGTTGGTCGCCACGGGGTCGCACGACACGTACCGCACGTCCAGATGCCAGGGCTCGACATGGGCCGCCGCAGACCGGCGTGTCCACACGCCATAGCCCAACATGCCAAAGCCGGCCAGCACAATGTGTTCGTCAATGTGGCCGCCGGCTGCCGCGCGCACGGCCTCGTGCTGTGCGGGCGACGTGGCGTCGGCCCACAGTTCGGCGGCCGTCGCCTGCGAGAAAACGAACACGGGCGCCGTCGTCATCGTCATCACCACGTTGAGTGTTGCTGTCATTGTCGGCAACAGATTGTGTTTCTACTGGCCGTGCCTGGGCCAGCGCGCGCATGATCGACTCGGCGTCATAGGGGGCCATGTTGGCGGCGGCGGCACGCTTGAGGGCCGCGGCACCATACTTGGCCGCGCCCATGCTATTGACATAGGCGGCCATGTCGGCCGGCGCCGCGCGCGACACGAGGTGCGTGTCGCGGATCGAGGCCACGCGCTCCCTCGATGCCGCAACCGTCCTGCGCATCAGACGCACCCGCTGAGCGGGTGTACGCGCGGCGCCCACTCTGGCGCCCATGTTCTTATTGAGCGCGCCCGATGCATCGATGGCGTCGAGCGCGCCGCGCAACAGCGACACGGCGGCGGGCACGTCGAGGCCGGCGCGCCCGAGACCTGTGCCATGGCCACGCGCCTCACGTGGTCGTCGACCGTCTCGATGGCGCTCATGGCCGTCTCAGCGTCCAACGCGTCGGCGACGGCGACGGGCACGCAGTCCGACACGCCGCCACGGGTGATGCTGATGGCCTTTGGTACGTCGCCACGTACGAGCATGCACGCGCTGGCACCGGCGATGCGTGCAGACCGCCGGCCGACGGTGCCTGCCAGAGCGACAATCACTGGCATCGCGCCAGTGGGAGCCGCGGACGAGTTGCCCAGGTCGACTGTGCGAAGGCACCCGACGCCTGACCCGACCACGGCCAAGGTGTGCGCCGCCAACGTGGCCACAATTTGGGGCACGTCGGCGCCGGCGCGCGCCACGGCAAAGGCGCCCTCGGTCGACACGGTCATGGTCGACAGGGCGGCGTGCGTCCACATGCCGGCGCGCGTATCGGCCTCGGCGCCCACGTTGATCACCGAGACAAAGGCGTCGCAGGCGGCGGCGCGCAGTTTGGACCCTGCCGCGGTAATGGCGCGCTCGAGCGCGCTGCCGACACAATCTCTGTCGTTGGCGCCATCGGTCATAAAGACAAACTGGTAGACGGGCGGCTGGGTGCCGTCAGACGGTCGCGCGAGCCCCAGGACAAAGTCGACCGCGGCCCCGACGCCGCGGTCGATGCGCGTCGTATAGGTGCCGTCCCTCGGGCATGCGCGCAGCGTGGCTGCCGTCACGTGCACGTCCACCTTGGCCCGATCATTAAAATAGACGGCCGACGCGCGGCGCGGCGCCACGGCGTCGAGGTAGCCGGCACACGCCGGCAACACCAGCCGCCGAAAGGTGCCCGCCATGGAACCGCTGCGGTCCAGCACAAAGACGACATGCAGGTCACGCTGCGGCCCACTACTATCCTGGGCGGCCGACTTGATGGTGAGCAGGCCCAGATCGCTGCCCAGGCTCACGTAGGTGGCCGTGTCGCTCGGGCGTGTAGTAGGTTGTTGTTGTGTTGCGGGCGCAACATAGTCCTCGTCTGTCTCGCCTCCTCCCAAAAACCAGAGTGTTGTTACTTGTGGACAATGCGCGCGTGCGGGCGTGCAGCGATGGGTGCGAGGTCGGACATTGCGCCGGCCCCCTTTTTATGGGCGACGACGGCCAATGCTCTTTTTGGCCCTCTTGCAGCCCTTGGCCTTTTTCTTTTTCCTGACGGGTGCCGTTCTGCGCCAATTACCGAAAAAAAAATCTGGGCTCGCGCCTTTGCATCACGCGGCGCACGCCCAAGGCCCGATCGCCACAACCAACGGCCGCCTGCCCGTCCTCTTTTTGTGGACGCCCACCGACAAAAAAAAGGCCACACAGGCCTTCTTTTTATTGAATAAGGGTTTTTTTTGCCGCACGGCGATCATGAGGAGCGCCGCCGGCATGTGGCGTTGGCTATCCGGCCCCCCATCGAGGCTGCTGACAGAGGCATCGCACGGGAGCCTTTTTTTGTCAATTCGTTTGTCCTTTCTGGGGTCTTGGTGTCGACAACGCAATCGTCCAATCGGGTCAAACAGACGATTCGGGCGTCGATCAATGTGATTCGGCCTTGCCCACCTTTGCCTCCGAAGTCAATGTTTCGCTGTACAAAGGCAAAAAACGAGCAGCGACAGTAACCGCAAGACAAGAGACTACGTCACCAACGTCAAGGGATCCTATTATGTTGGACTCACCCCAACAGACAAATCAACGCGGTGCGCTTGGGGAGCACGCGGCGACGTGCACAAACGGACGGCGGCGTGCGCCTCTTGTCGTGCGCCTGGTGGTGGCCGTCGACGAGAACGGCGCCATGGGCTGCACCTACCGCAGCCTGCCGTGGGTGTTCAAGGCCAGCGGCCAGTTGGCCGCTCTTTCGGCCCTGGTGGCCGGTCACCCGGTGGTCGTCGGACGGACCTCGGCTGCAATGGACGACGACGCGCTCGCCGTCGGGCGGCGTAGGATCGTGCTCTCGCGGGCGTCGCGCCGCTACGACTACCACCACGGCCATCGGGTCTGCGTTGACACGCGGCCCAAGGGCATACCCCCGGATGCCGAGGTCGCGCACTCGGTCGACGAGGTCCTCTCGCTCTGTCGGGACGAACCCATGCTCTACGTCATCGGCGGTCGGAGCACGTTCGAGGCCTTTCTCCCCTATGCGTCGGCCATCCACCACTTTGTGCTCTCGGACACACTTTCTTTTGCCGGGCGCACCGGCCAGACGACCTACTTTCCGCCGTTGCCTCGCGGGCCGTCGCTCGTGACGCACCATGCCGCAGCGACGGACGGCAGCCCAGGCTATCGCGTCGAGACCTACATTACGCACCCATCCATCTCCCCGCCCACACCCGGCATATCGCCCGTGCCGCGCATGCTCGTCACCGAGACGGATCTATATCGGCATCTCACACGCCCATCCAGATCATGCCAGACGCCTCTAGGGACGTCGCTCGTTGACGCACGACGCAACGGGGCCGGCGACGGCGCGGCTCGACGCCGACCTATTATCAGCGGCCCGAGCAGCGGCGCGTCTACATCGACAACGACATCGGTTTACCCGCGTGTTTTCTATCCACAGCGGACCGACACCGAGGACCGAGTCCTAGAAAAGATCAAGGACCTGACGCTGACGGCGCACCACGAAACCCTCGACGCCGTCGACCTCGAACAGATTGCCATTCGCGACTATTATGATTTGTTGCCCAAGGGCCATACTGCAGACACCCAGGCAAGTCCCGCAGCACGCCCCCAAGACAAGGGCAAGGAAAAGGTCGCCGACGGCAATCACGACAAGAGCGATGAATAGAGCAGGCGCGACGGCGTCCTTGTAGGAAAAAAAAAAGAAAAAAAGAAAAAGACCAAAGGAAAAAGGCGCTCTTTTTTTGGCATTTTTTTCCAGAGGGCTGTGACTGCTCCCTTGGATGCCGGCCCGACGCAAAACCTTGGAGGCCAACACATTCGCGGCGCACAACCAAAGCCGACTGGCATTGCGGCACCCTTTTCTCTTGCGGTTTTTTGCAGGTCGCCGCAAGGACAAAGAATGGGGAGCCGCCAATCACGACACACAAAGGGGTTTTCTGGGCGTTTTTCTTTTTTTTGGTTTTTTATTTGTTTCTTTTTTTTGCCCTTGTTGGTGCATTGTGCCAGCCAAGCCACGACGGGGCCGCGCGTACCCAAGAGCCCGTGCTCTGGCATCACCAAAAAGGTGATCTGCTCGGGCGAAAAAAAAAGAAGAAAAAAGACAAAAACCCCAAGGAAAAGACCCGCTGGCGACTGCCTCTTTTTCGTGTTGTGCCACGCAAGGAAGATATGGGCGAGAGCGCACAATGCGAGACAACAACCAAGGAAAGAGCAGGCCCGATGAACCTTGCCGACGACACCGACGGCGACCACGACGATCTCTACGAGGACGTCCTCGCACCGCCGGCCACCGACGAGCCTTCCTACCTGGCCGCCTTGCCGCCAGAACTCGCCAGTTTGGTTGTGACCGACGTGGCACGCAGTGACATTGCCGCCCTTGAACGCCTTGCGCGTGCCGTGCCGGCCATGGCTGCCATTGCGGCGACGACACCGATTCGTCTGGCATGGGCGCCCACAGCACCGACGGTGCGTCTGCCCGAGGCGATGCGGCTCGCACGGGCCTTGGGCGCGCGTGGCATCGACGACGCTGCCCCCCTTGCCCGACGCTGCGTTCTCTTGGCCTATCTCGACTGGGTGGCGGCCGGTGTGCCTCTGGATGCACCCGCCGCTGCCATGGCCGCGCGCGCGTTGATTGCCAGCGCTCGGGGCATGGATGAGGCGGGCCTCGTGCGCCTAATCGTTGGTCCACGGGGCGATGGCGGGGGCCAAGCCTGCCGCATGGTGGCCGGTCCCATCGCCGTGCCCGTCTTGGGCCTCGGCGCGCCCTTTGAGCCACGGGCCTCGGGTCCGTGTTTGGACAGGATCATCCATCCAATCGACCCTGCGACGATGGACCGCCTGGTTGAGGTTTCGCTGGCGGGCGGTGGTATCGACGGCCGCGCTGTCTCTCGCTGGATGGACGACGCCACCGACGTCCGCGCCAGAGAGCGGTGCCCGGGCGCCTTTATCGCGGCTCCGGCGGCCATGCCCCGCTTCTCGGACCTCTTTGCTGTCGACGGCGCGCGCATCCTCTTGGGCAGCGGTGGCGACAGCAACTATTACCTCGCCGGTCGACTGCGGCCTCGATGGTGATCCGCCTCTGGTGCCATGCCAATGGCCCGTCCTTCCCATTTCATACTAATAAAAAAATCAATCATAAACCACGATTTAAGAATTGGGACCGGATGAAAACGGAAAGAACGGGCCGTTGCCCAGCGCCACACGCGACCAAAAACCCCTCCCCCTCCTTTTGAAACAAAAAAGGCAAAAAAAGACCGATAGCAACTTTTCGGTTGGTGCGGCAATGGCAGAGGTGCGACCGTGTGCGATTCGCGGGCGTGGTGCGCCGGTGCAAACTGGCCTGTCGCCGTCCAGAGACCGCCGGGCGAGTCACCTGGTTTTTTTCCAAACAAAAACATGATGGCAACGCTCGCGCCCGGCGTCGCCTTTTCTCCCTCTCTCTTTTTTTGCTCTCTTTTGCTCTGGCTTTTTCGGGCGGCGGTCGCGTAGCCTTGGCGGCGAGCGGCACGCCACGAGCAGGGGGGGGGTGGGCGAAAAAGAAAAGAAAAGAAAAGGGGGTCAGGGACGGCGTCGTGCGGCATGACGGCAAAAGAGCGTGCGCGCCCCTTTGCCGGCGAACCGATCAAGAAACCGAGTGCACATGAGCGATCACCGAGCCTCTTTCCAGCGGCCGCGCTGCGCGGCGCCCGTCCCAGCATGCGCGCCCGCAGTCAGGGGCGCAACGGGTCCGCCCGGACCACCCGGTCTCATCGGCCCTGTAGGGCCAAGCGGTCCGCCCGGTGTGCCGGGTCCAAGTGGGCCAGCCGGAGCACAAGGTCCGGTCGGCCCGGCCGGACCTCCAGGCCCGCCCGGCGTGCAGGGGGCGACCGGGCCGCCGGGAATTCCAGGGCCAGAGGGACCCGCGCCCGTCACCGTGGCCTTTCGTGCCGACGGAGTCGCTGCGCAGGCGGTAACCGCCACCGCACCCCTCCAGGTGCTCTACGAGAACCAACTCTACGATCTGCAGGACGGCGTCGCCGCCGACAACTATGATCCGGCGACGTCGACCTTCACGGTGCCGCTGGCCGGCACGTATCGGTTCGCCGCCAACGCCAACGGGACGCGCGTCACGGGCCAGCCCACGATCGTGCTCTCGATTGTGTCGAGCAACGCGACCCAGCCGCCGGCACAACGCTGGTTCACCGCGTTTGACGTGGCCGACGCCGCGGATACCTATGGCGTCACGGTCGACGGCGATTTCCTGCTCGCCGCGGGCGACACGGTGACGGTGACCGTCACCGGCGAGGACGGCACCGCGTTTACGCTCGGCGACGCCGCCACCATCAACCGCACCTTTTGCGGGTCCCTCTTGGCGCAACTCGTCTAGAGCCTCTCTAGACCGCGGCGCCACCTGCCGATCCTTTTGTCGCCCTCTCTCCCTCACGGCCCGTTGGGCCTGTGCCGGGTGCGTTGTTTTTTTTTCGCCCATGGCCGCCACGGTGGCGCGCGGCGCATGGCCGCTAAATCGGCGGTCGTCGGCGAAATCTGCACCTCGGCCACGGACCAAAGGCTTTCTACGAGGCGGCCTTTCTGGATCGTGAATAAATCGCGCGCGCGCAATTTGCGATCAGCCGCACCGCATTCGCGCTCGGGCTCGCATTCCGCCCTCGCGGCTGTTCTCTCTCTCTTTTTTGGCCGGGCCGGCTTGTGGCGCAGAAAAACAAGACCGGCAGGCGCGGTCCGCAACCAGACACACCACACGACCCGCTGGCCGGTGTTATTTTCCCCCTTTTTTTTTTAAAAAATGTCTCTCTGCCTTCCCCTTTTGTTGTTGAGGCAGTCGGCGAGCGGTCGCGCGCAGTCGCGCCGACCGCACGGTCGTGTCGCGTACGCGCGCCTTGCCCGATCGTCATGAAAACCCGGCGACGACGAGCCACGCCACCTAGCCCGTCCACTTGCCTTTTGTGCGCCTTGGACAACGCGCTTCTTGCATCGGCGGTGCGTGTAGGCACGCACGCGTTCGGCGCACAAGAGCAATCCGACGCCGTCTGCCACGTTCACGCGTCCCCCGTGCATTCAGCGGCCATGGCCTGTTTAGGCAGTGCGACCTGCCGACCGCGCTGTCCGGCGGTCGTGCAAACACCCGGCCCTAGAGGACCTCTCGGCGTACCCGGTGCGGTTGGTCCCATGGGGCCGCCTGGCGCTCCCGGCGTGCCTGGCGCCGTCGGCGTGCCTGGACCTCCGGGTCCGACGGGACCCGGAGGACCTGCGGGCTCCGCGGGGCCTCCAGGCGATGCCGGACCCGCTGGGCCTCCCGGATCCGCGGGTCCCGCCCTCCCGAGCGTGCTCTTTCGTGCGTCGGCCCCCCTGCTGTTGTTCAATCCCGGCACGGTGACGGTGCCCTACACGGCAGAGATCTACGACCTTCAGGACGGGAGCCCGGCCAACAACTACGACCCGGTGACGTCCACGTTCACCGCGCCCGTGGATGGCGTCTACCGATTCGAGGCGCTCGTCACCGTCGGGACCAGTGCGGGCATGGGCCTCACGGTCGTCTCGCTCGTGAGCAGCAACGGCGCGCCGCCCATCCAGAGATGGCTCACGGCACCCGACCAGGCGTCGTCCTTTGTCCCAGCGACCCTGTCGGGCGATTTCCTGCTTGCCGCGGGCGACACGGTCATTGTGCAGGCGACGGCAGAGGGCGCGGGCACCATCAACAGTTTCCAGACCACCTTTTCCGGTGGGCTCGTCGCCGTCACGTCCACCTAGGCAGAGCGGCGGACACGTGCGCATGCGCGCGCGCGTGCTTACCGGCTCCGCCGGCGGCGCCCCGTGCGACCCTTTGTCGCACGCGTACAAGGCAACGACGCAGTGCAGCGCATGGATGACGACCGCCGCACCCGCGCATCGACTTTTTCGTCCCGGCGGCCTTCTTCTGAGAGCGAGGCCGACGGCGCGAGCGTCGGGCAGCAACGCTTGTGCCATCCCCATGGCGGCCGGTGCGCGCCGTTGCCGAAACAACCCAGACCGACCGTGTGCATAATCCCGACGACAGGACCGCAAGGGCTCGCGGGCGCCAATGGCCGCGGCGGCGCGCCCGGACCTCGTGGCGTGCCGGGCATGGCGGGTGCGCCTGGACCCGTAGGTCCGGCCGGCCCACCGGGACCTGCAGGGCTGCCAGGACCTCCCGGCTTCGTAGGAGCGACAGGCCCGCCGGGGCCTCCCGGGCCTTTGCCGGTCTCGGTGTCCTTTCGCGCCGACGGCGTTGCTCCGCAGACCGTGGTCCTGGGTCCGCTCATGACGTTGGCCTACGAGAACGAGATCTACGACCTCCAGAACGGTGCCCCGGCCGACAACTACGATCCGGCGACGTCGGTCTTTACGGCGCCCGTGACCGGCGTGTACCGGTTCGTCGCCACCGCCAACGGCACGAGCACAACGGGCTCCCTATTTCTCAGACTCTTGCTTTCGACCGATGCCGTGGGCCAGGCTCTGTCCCAGTCGGTGACTTCCACGTTCCTCGTCCCAGACGCTGACGACAATTACGGTCTGACCGTCACGGGCGACTACCGGCTCGCCGCCGGGAACACCATGCGCGTCAACATCGTGAACTCGGGCGGCGGCCAGTTTGTCGTCGCAGGAGCCGGGACCATCGACCGCACCTTTTCCGGGTCGCTCCTCGCCGAGACCCCGTGAGCCGCCCGCATCTTCTTTTTTTTCTGGGGTTTCCCTACTGCGGGTTAGCGCGCGTGCGGCGCACTTGCTCGCCGGCCAGCACTTGCCAGGAAAAAGAAGAGGGGAAAGCGGTTGCGATGAGACGCAACGTCCCGCCAACCGTCGCATTCCACGATGTCCTTTTTTGTTGTTGTCTGGCGAGCGCACATTCGGCGCAAACAAACAAATATGATATGTGTTTTCCTGTGGGATCTGTGCAATGTTGCCCCGACGCCCGGCCAAAGGACCCCCCCCCCAAGGCCAAGACGGCATCGCCAATCTGTTCCCATGCGGCAGGATGAACGCTGTGCCAACGAATCACGGTCCCAATCTCCTACCAATAAAAGTTTATAAAAACACGATTTGAGGGTTGGGGTCGGATGAAAACGAGAAGGACGGCCTGTCGCCCAGCACTAGCCACAAGCCATTGTCACAGCGCTAGCCGCGTGGCGCTCCCCGCCGCTGTTGTCGACAGAGTCGGCATTGGGTCGCCAAAGCAGAGGCAGGTCGGTCCACGTCCTTTCGGCGGCCCACCGTGATGCAGAGGGTGCGCGCCGGCGCGTGCGGCGACGCTGTGTGGGCCGCCGGTCCCGGTCGGCATTGTGATCGCCCTCGCTGTCGGCCTCGTCGTCGTCTGCGCTAGACGGGGTTGCAGCGATGCACGAGCGAGGCCGCTTGCACGACGGTGCGCCCTGTCCCGCGTCGTCGGGGTCGTCGTCGTTGTCATAGTCGCGGCCAATGTTGCCAGCGCCGGCGGCGATGGTTTGATCGCCCAAAGTTGGACCGCACACAACCGACAGTTTCTCCGAGGACGGGTCCTCCTCGGCCGGACGGCGCGCGACCGGCGATTCGGGTCCCGACGGCGCGGCGTCACCGATGTGTGCCTTGTAGAGTTCGGCCAGCAGAGTCGCCGCTCCAGGGTCGGTCGGGTGCACGACGACCGCGACAGTGTCGATGAATTGATCGAGACGAGAGACTCGGACGACCGCCGTCTTGATGTGGCGGGTCACGTTGGTACCGATCTTGTACTTCCGAGGGAGCAATATGCAATCGAGTCGACCGACGCGGCGACAGACCTTGTTCATCACGCGATCCGTAACCGCGCGCTCGTTGCCGTCGCACACGTGGGCGGTCATAGCGCGCACGATGTCGATGGCCGACAGCCAGTGCCCATCGCGCGACCGCTGTACCATCCGAATCTTTGCTTCCCGCGGCAGGTTCGGATCAGCACCGCCGCGGCCCGACCCCGTACCGCGGACAGTCGACGCATCCGTCCGGTCGGCGGCGTCGTCTTGGGTGCGATATACGACCGCGGGCGCCGACGGCCTGCGACGGCGCGGGTCCACGGCGCGCCCAGTCGAACCGCGCACGACAGCGGTCAGGGGTCTCGCTGGGTCGTAGCATGCCAGTGCCTCGGTTGCCTGTGGCCCCGGCGACACGCGCGCGCACACAGAAACACGCCGACAGCAAGAAAAAAAACACGGTTGCGAAAAATGAGACGCAGCAGCGCACAGGCAAAGCAGAGCGGAAACAAGGATGCACGCGCATGCGCAAACAAAAAAGACAAAAGATGGCCGGCGACACAGACGAAAGAAAGGCACGCGAGAGGAAGAAAAGGGAACCTTGTCCGAGGCGGCAAGCACGCTCGCGTGTGAATTCACGAGGTCGCGACTCGCGCTGGTGGCCGGGGACAAGGCAAAGTGCAGGATCGGGCGTGTAGAGAGTCTTTTCGCGTGGGCTGCGGCGGTGGACTCGCGGAGAAGCGCCACCGTGGCCTGCTTGGGAACACGCTCGACCGAGACGAGCGCCCGATCCGTCGTCGTGCCGTGGACCTCGACCGCGTATGCGAGCGCGCCAAAGGCCGGCTCCATGCTGTGTGTGCCTGTCGTCATCGCAAGAGGACAACCGTCCGCGTGCTTGCGTGTGTTTTATCCGGTTGCCGCAGCGGGGCTCGCGATAGCGTGGTGTTGTGTCTCTTTGTCGGTCTTTCTGGCGTCCCTCCCCCGCGTGTGCACAATCAAAAGCAAAGAGCCGTGCCCCATCCGTCCGGTCGCGCCCTTTTGGGCCTGCTGCTGTCGACAATTTGTCTGCACGAAAGGATGGCCAATCGAACCGACCTATTAAAAAGGAAAGGCCCTCGTATGGCGACCCCGCCTTTTTTTTTTAAATTGCGGTTCAGTTTTCCTTGTGTCAGCGGCCTGCTGCGCGCACATTTTTTTATTGCTTGGCTCGTGAGAGACGGCACAGACCGCATAATGGCGTCCACAGAAAAGCGCGGCCCAACAGTGGACAACTGTCGACGTCCCCGCCGCGTCAATATAAACCCATGATTTCCGGCCCTCCGCCTAGCCGTTGCCCAGCATCAGCCGCCAGCGCCGCCGTGGACGGCTGGCGCCCCCTAAATGCGGTTCGACTCGGTACGTCGCGCAGTAAAAAGAGGCAAGACAAAAAACGGTGAATCTGGCGCCAGAAAAAGGAGCGTCGAAAAGGCAACATTTTCTTTTGCTTTTTTTTAAGTTTTTGCGCCGGGCCACTTTTTCCGTGTGGGAGCACGCGCGCGCGCGCCTTTTTTTTGTCTCGGCGAGCGACCACAAAGATCGCCGCCGCCGGTTTTTTGTTGGAGCGCCAGAGGCCACAACAATGGCAACGACGAGGAGACAGAAAAAGCGCCGTGGCCAAGAGGGGAGGGAAAAAAACGATTGGGTGCTGGCAACGTCTTTTTTAAATTTTACCTTTTTTTACCTTGTTTTCTGGATTTCTTTGCGGACGCACACGATTTCTTTTTTCCTTTGCCGCGGTGCCGCCCTGCGCTCGGCCGCCCGTCTGGCCTTTTGTTGGGCCACAAAAGACGAAAAAACGAGGTAAAAAAGGAAAAAAAACTTTTATTGTGGCCAGCGGTGGCACAGGCCATCGCCGCCGCCATCGACGACGAGGATCGCCGGCGCGCAACCGCATGCCGCCGCGCGCTCTCTGATGCGCCGCAGCAGTTGGGCATCGGAGCCGCCGCTCGCGTGGAACCGATGGCCGCGGTCGGTCTCGGCCGTGGCCCAGCGTGCGTTGGGCAGCCGGCCCTCGTCGTGCTCGATTCTGTACTCGACCACGCACACGAGCGGATCGGTCGCCGGCCTTGTAGTGGTCGCCATCTTTTTTTTTTCGTTGCGGTCTTGCGATCTTATTTTTCCCCCTTTTCTCCAACCCTTTTTTTTGTCTTCTTGGGTCGGCCTGCTCTTTTTTTGTCGTGCGGCGTGGTTGCCTCGGGCGTCCTCTGTCTTGCCCTAGGCCCGCCCCGCCTTTGCTCCCAGCGTCAATCTGGCGCCAGGTTTAGCCACTGCCGCCTCACCCCCCCCCCTCTGTCGCCTGGCCTGTGACCGCCGCCCAGCATGGGCCGAAAGGCCGTGAGGGACCACACGCGCACAACTCTGTGCGCAGGATTTCCTATACCTTCCCTCCCCCCTCATGTTTGAATTGTTGAAACAGAAAAAAAAATAGGTTTTTTTGTTGAAAAAGAGGAAAACAATACAATCCCGAGGGACAAAGGGCGGCAACGCCGACGGCGCACATGCACAGCCACACGGCGGCATTATTCCCACCAAAAGACCGGCGGCGGCGCGTCGGCGGGGGTCGGCTCTTGGGTGGCCTCGACCCAGATCACGCGCGGCACGGGCCACGGAGCATTTGCGTCCTCGTCCTCGTCGTCCTCTCGTCGGTCGACGGCGTCTGACGTGCTGACGACGCGGTCTTGCCGTTGTTTGTACAGATGGCGCGCGGCAGGGTTGTCTTTTGGGGGAGGCTGGATCATGGCCTGTGGTACACCGTCCCCGGTAGGTGCTGTTGCTGTGTCGTATGGGAAGCGGCGACGCCGGCGTGACCGCGCGCAGCCAGTCGTCGGCCGATGGCATCGACGGCGGCCGCGACGGCCGCCAGTTGCCTCGCCAACTCGTCGCCGGCCTGTAGCGATGACTGGGGACACGGTTGCGGGTGGCCGGACGACAATTTGGCGTGGCGTCGGCTTGGACGGGAGACGACCGGACGCGCGGCTGCGGTCCCTGCCCGAGGGCCTCGCGTCGCATGGCCTCTTGGCGCTCCTTGTGGACACGCAGAGCGGCGTTGGCCTTGCTGATCGAGAGCATGACGCGCGACGAGGCGAATGGCGTGGCCTTGACCTTGCGCTTTGGCGGCGACGCTCCTGAGCGCGCACGGCCCGACGTCGAGGAGGAGGCAAGATTGCACTGTGCGCTAATGGACATGTGAAGGACGGGTTGGGCCGCAAGGGACGAGGCTCAAAGGTCGCTCTAGGTTGTGTATGCTTGATCGGTTTGATCAATGCTGTCTGATGCGGTTTGAACGGCACTCGGCCTCTTTGGTTTTATGTGCCACCGGGCTGGTGTCTTTTGGGCAGACCAATGCCGAAAAAGGTAACCGCTATTCGATTGGTCGGCATTTATTTTTTTTGGTGGTGCGGAATACAGAGGCGCACATTTCGGCTTCAACGCGTCCAGCGCGCGAGGCCGCCGCTGCCGTTGTCGTGAGTCACCAACAACCGCCGGACGCCCGAATTTTGCCGGCGCATCTTTTTTTTTCGACAAACAAAAAAAACAAAACCAACCATAAAGGAAAAACAAGATAATGGTAATAAGAATAACAACAATAATAATAGGGGTCGCCCTTGTCCGCCGGCCTGCGGTGGCGACGCAGGCAAGGGCATCGAGAAAGGCAAAAGCGTCCGCAGCAGCGCCACAAGAAGAGGCAACACAAAACCATCGGGAAAATGTTCTTTTCCCCTCGTCGATTTTTAAAAAGGAAAAGGATCGGGTTTATTTCTTTTTTTTTGGACATGTCGGCGGCATTGTGCGAAAAGTCTGAAAAGAAAAGAGACACACATTGGGACGAGTGCAACGGGACGTGACGGTCGGGAAAAAGGGTGCGCAATGTTGGCCGAGGAACGGGAGGAACAAAAACACAACAACGCAGAGCGCTTATGCGCGCCGGCCTAGCGAGGCGCGCGCGCGACGTCGCCCTCTAGGGGTCCGTGGCGGCGCATAATGTCGGCGCGCTCGCCGTTGGCCATCGACGCCAAAAAGAGGCCCATGGGCGGACGGTCGGGCCGTTGGTCGATGGCATCGACCGTTTTGGCCACGTCGACGGCCGTGTGGCCCGCGGCGTCGGTGGCAAAGGGGTCTGCGCCAGCGCGCATCAGTGCGGCAGCGACGGCGAGGCATGCACCAGTCGAGGGTCCCCCGGCCACGGCGTGGAGGGCGGTCCCGCGTCCATCGGGCAGCACCACCGTCGCCGACCAGGGTGCTGTCGCCAGGATGGTGTCCACGCTGTGCGTGTCGCAACGCGACGCCGCCTCCCACAGGCGCTGCGGGTCCAGTGCCTTGGCTGTCGGCATGGGCCACGGTCGCCCACATCGTCATCCCGAGGAAAACGATCACCACCGTCGCCGCGACGGTGGCGGCATGGCGGTTGCCGGCAGGTCTTTGGGTACGCGCACACAGTATTCCGGCTCGCATCGTCTCTCTTTCTTCTTGTCTTTTGTGTTGCCCTTTCGCAGAGCCGTTCGGTTCGGTGGTCGGCCCTCTTTGCTTTCGCACAGGCAGACGCTCACGATGGGGTTTGGCGGGGGTGTGCCCGCTCGTGTGTGGCGTGGCCCTTTTTATGTGTCCACGCCCATCCAATCCCCGCGAATGGTCGCCAAAAATTTGAAAAAGGAAAAAGGACGGATTCTTTTTTTCGAAAAACCACACAAATGTATTTATGACATCACTAGTAAAAATGCAAAGAAATGACAGAGCAGAGTTGGAAAAAAAAAGAGTGCGCAAAAAAAAGAGAAATGCCAGAGCACAGCGGCACATTTGGCGTGTTATGGGCCTAGAGGCGCTTGCCCAGCGGCCAGTGCACGCCGCGGACGCTGTCGTCGTCATCGTCACTGTCGTCCAACTCTTCAAACTGCATACCGTCGACGGGCGATGGCGGGTTGCGCCGGTGCCAAAGTACGGCCGGCGTGTTGTACGTGTCATAAGGGCCGTGGGGGTCGCGGAGGCGATCAAAGGGACGCCCGAGGTCCGTGTCGTCGTGGAACCGTACCGCCTTGCTCGAAGCGCGGAGCGCCTTGCCGGCCGCGGCGTAAAACCCGCCGTCCTCGTCATCACCATCGTCACCTTTGTCGTCGTCGTCGTCGTCAAAGCGGTGTACGGCATGCCGGGGCCGTCGGGCGAGGGTCGGATCGCGCTGCAGGCGCGGGTGCGGTATGCCGGCGGCGGCCTTGAGTCCGCGCGCAAAGCAGCGGTGCGCGCGAGCGCCGCGGCGACAGGTGCGCGCGGCGCCTTTGCCTCGCGGCCAGGAACGCCGCCGTGCGCTCGCGCGCGCCGGCCTCCCACGCCGTGGCAAAGCCATAGGCCAACATGATGGGTCCGGCGGCGCCCGCCTCGGCCGACGCCGGATCGACAAAGGCCATCAGGCGCACGCGGTCCGGTTGGTCATAGTCGACGCCGCCGGGCGAGCGCGGGTGCATCTCCAACTCGGGTAGGACGACACGGACATAGCACCACAATGCCTCGCACACCTTTTCATGCCTCCATCCGAGTACGATACCATCGTCGTTGTCGTCGTGATGGTCCCCCTTTTTCTCCTTGTTCTTTTTGCCATCGCCATCGCCGCCGTCGTTACTATTGCCGCTGTCGCTCTTGTGGGCAGACCCACGATGGTCGTCGCGATACGTGACGGCAGAGGATGGAGCCTTTGCGCGCGCGTCCGCCTGGTCCTCGCATGTACTGTTGGGATCACCATCGCCTTCGTCATCCGTATTATCGGGCGAGGTGGTCTCTACGTCGGGGTCGGCGAGCGCGGCGCCGGTGAGTGCGACGGCATAGGGATAGCGCACGGGGTCGGGGCGCGCGCGGTGCGCAAGGGGCGCCTCGCACAGGGGCGGCAGCGTGTCGGGCCACGAGGCCACGCGTGCGACAATGTCGGCGAGGCGCAACCGCGCAATCACGTCCATCTGTCCCGTACCGGGCCAGGCCTGGCGGGCAGCGTCGGTGTGGGCGCGCGCACAGCCGCGGTGCGTGGCGGCGGGCATGGGCCGGTTCGACATGGTGTCCATCGTCTCTCTTGTCGTATGATGTGGCGCGCCACTGTCTCGGTCGTCCTTTTTCTGTTTTGATTGTTGTCTCTAGTGGGGTCCTCGGTTTCGATTGTCCTTCTTTTTTTTTTGTTTTCAAAAGATTGGCTCTTGTGCAAGGTGGGCGGGTTGTAGGCGCGCAGGCGGGCAGATGCACGATCAGAACTGCACGCTGTTTTTGGCGCTTTTCAATTGCCTCGTACCCAATGGCTTTGGCCGCCCCCTTTTTTTTGCTCATTGGACTTTTTTTTCGTAAGCGCCTTTTTGTCATTTGTTGGTTGTCTTTTGTTTCCAGCGCGCCCATGCCCCCCCCTTTTTTATCTCTGCGGTCGCCCATGCCTCTGTTGGGACAACATTTTTCCCCCTCGGTCGTCGCCACGGCAGGGTCCCCAAAAAGATAGGCTCGCGAATTGGCCCTCTTTTTTTTAAATTAAAAAACACACAGCCGCTGTACGGAACACTGTGGGATTTCTGCGTGTTTCCCAGAAAAGAAAAGGCAAGGAGAAAACAAGGTTTGGGCGCGAGGGCGACGCCCCACCCCTCCCGGTGCCATGTTGATCGTGACGACAGCGCCCGACGCGAGACCTAGACGGTGGGGTGGCGACGCTGCGCGACCGCGGAACGGGCGGCCTTGGGGGCGCCCAGCACGAGGCACGACTGGCGTCGCGGGTCCTGCCGCGCCAGGCCGGCAATCTGCGCATAGTGCGGCGGCAACCGTGTGCCCTGTTCGTTGACGGGCATCGGACCGTCGGGTGTGACCAGATAGAGGCGCGCCGCCGTCGTGCGATCGTCCCACGTCCACAGTTGCGGTAGGCTCCGTTCGCCGGTAACGCTCCGCATGAGCGCGTCGACCGGATTGTAAAGCACGATAAAGGGCACGTCCAGGTAGCGCTCCAGTGCAAGGCGCAGGTCGCGCACGGCTCCGTGCGGACACACAACGCCAGTTGGCCCGGCGACGGGTCCCACGCCGGCCTCCATAGGCACGATGCGTGCGCCGCGCCCGGCCCGTGCCTGTACTGCCTCTGCCGAGTGCCAACCAGAGGCATCGAAAAACGGCCCCGCCGGCGAGTTGCCCACCACATAGGCCAGGACGCGGGCGCCGCTCAATCCGTTGGGCACAATGATACCATAGGATCGCGCGTTGGGCACACCACGCTGCGCCATCACGGGCGCCAGGGCCGCCGCCAGCACGCCGCAGCCGCCGGCGTCCCACCGGTCCATGCCATAGGCGTCGAGCACGTCGACGGCGGGTTCGGTGCCCAAGAGGCACACCAGGCGATCGCCCAACGAGGCCCACTCGGGCGGCAACGGTGCCGATGCCGTCACTGTTGCAGGGTCTCGACGTATGGCCCTGCCGTCATTTGCCACCCCCAAAGATGTCGTCGCCTGTGGGCGGCGGGATCGCATTGTTCTGCTGCTTCCGCCCATGGCGCCATCAGCCTCGGGCTGCAAACCGGCCGTGAGGGCCGTCAACAAACTACGCTGCGGCAACGAAGCCCGTTGCCCCATCGCCATCTGTCTTGCCGTCGCAGACATCTATGGTCTTTTTCTTTTTTTTCTTTTACTGTTTGATTTCTCTTTCTCAAAAACTCTGTCACTGTCTGTTTGTGTGGCAAAGCGCCCGTCGCTCTTTGGGTTCTAGGTCGCCTTCTTTTGCCACCTGCGATCCCAACGGGCCGTGCGCCCACCGATGGCCCGACACTGCGCCGCCATGGGTTTGGGCCTCTCTCTCTCTCTCTCGTGCGACTGACCACCGTCACATACAAACAAGGCTGCCGTGGGGGCTTGGCCGGTCGCCGGCAGCGCCTTTTGTCACACACGAAAAAACAAATCCAACCATAGATTTTTTAAAGAGCCTCTTTTTCCTTTGTTTTTTCAAGAGTTGCTGTCCGCCAAGGCATTTTTTCATCAGGAGGGAGGACGAAAGAGTCGACCTCGCGCCGAGGTGTCGGCCAGCCGCCGCCATCCCTTTTTTTTAACTGTGATCGGCGGTTGTTTTTCCATTTTTTGTTTTGCATTATGGCACGCCAGCGACGGAAAAAGAGAGACCAAAACCAAGAGGGACGCCAAAGACACAAGAGCAAATGGCCGCTCTGGCGGGCGCGCCTTGCGCCGGCTGTGGGTCTCGACGAAAAATAAAACAAAGCAATGACATTTTTAGCGCAAGTCGACCCTTTGAGCATAGTGAATCGATCATGATGTTTATGGTTTGCATAGCGAGGCCACATCAGAGATTGCTGCGGTAGGAGGGCCGTGAGAGGCAAGGAAAAAAAAGAGAGACGAAAAAAGGAAACCCGACAGGTCGCAAGATGCTGTCAACACGGATGGCGCATCTGCACGACAACAGCGATGCCAATGGATCACTGGGCGTGGCCACATCGCATGGCGACCTTGTTGTGCACACGCCCGGCCCGGCGGCTATCGTCATGGCCTCGTCGTGGAAGGAGCGCACGCCGCACCACCCCCACCGATCGCACTACCAGTACACTCGTGGTTGCGGTCCCAACTATGAGGACCTTGCGTCGGCCCTGCGCGCGGCCTATCCGGGCGCCGCGACGGTCCATCTCTTTTGCTCGGGCACGGCTGCACTGGCGGGCCTCATGACGGCCGTCGCGGTGCCTCGCGTAGATGACGGTCCGGCGACCCGCGCTGTCGTCCTGTGCGCCGACGAGATTTACGGCGGCACGACCCAACTCTTTCGACACATGGAGACGACCACACGAGGCTTTGCCGCCGTGAACATCGATTGTTGTCATGCAGAGGCTGTTCCCATAGGACAGGCCCTTGTCGAGGCCCAGCGCCGGCTGCGCACCAGTGATAGTGTACGGTTAATTCACGTTGAGACGTGTTCGAATCCGTCGGGGTTTGTCGTTGACTTGGATGCCTTGGCCGCGGCGCGCGATCTCTGTATGCCCGGCGTGCCCATTGCTGTGGACAACTCGTGGATGTCGGTTGTATTCAACCCGCTGGCCCACGGCGCCGACGTGATCGCCGAGAGCCTCACCAAACACGTCGCCGACGGCCGTGTCATCCTCGGCGCCACAGTCTGTGCAGACACCGAGGCCGGTCGTCGCGTGAGCGAGGCCGTTGGTGCGCATGCTGCCGCGACGGGTCAGCATGTGAGCCCGTTTGACACGTGGCTGGCCGCCTGTACCATCGGTGCCACGCGCCACCGGGTGGCCCGTGCCATAGCCACTTGTACGGCCGTGGCGCGCCACCTCGATGCCCACCCGGCCGTGCATCGCGTGTTGCACCAATCGCTTGAATCGCACCCGTCGGCCACGACCGCACGGCGACTCTTTGGTGTGTCTGACGACGCCGCCAATGGTTCGCCATTGTTGCTCTTCCACGTGCCGCTGTCGCCTGCCGAGGCCACGGCCATGATTGATGGCAGTGACCTCATTCACTATGCCAGGAGTTATGGCAAGGCGTGGCCGCTCTTTAACCCGCGCCCCATCGAGGGTCAGTCGGACGACCGTGACCGATCCCGATCCCAGTGCCGTGGCTCATGGGGGTCGTGGGTGCGCTTTGCCGCCGGGCACGAAATGGACGCCGAGACCACCATCGCCGAATTGGACCGCCTGTTGCGCGTCCACGTGCCCGCCGACCGCCATCGCCTGCCTGCATAATGCGTGCCAAATGACCCCTTTTTTCTCTGTCTTGGCCCCCTTTTTCAAAAACAATATGAAAATACACAAAAAATTGCGTCCAACTTTCTCTTCGACCGCTTTTCGGTCAAGGAAAAAGAGAGTTGGATGACCAACAACAAAAGGCAACAGCGGCCGCCCACCAGCGTCTGCCGGCAACACAAAGCACAACCTATGCCTCGGGCAATACCGGCTGGCCAACTAATTGGCAGCAGGCGGCACCCGCCACGCCTTTTTGTGTTTTTTTTCCGAAAAAAAAAGAAAAACTCTTGTGGTTCTTTGCCGAATGACTCTTTTTTTGTCAACGAGGCCGCACTGCGTGGCGCAAGAAAAAAAAGACAAAAGAGGCAGGAGAGGCGGAGGGGGCCGACAACGACTAGGCGGCAGGGCACAAGACGGTGACGACGGCGCGACAGCCCTCCTTGCCGGGGACAAAGGCCGGCCACGGCTTGAGGATGCCGTCGGGGCCGTCGTCGTACGAGAGGACGCCGGCGGCCTGCATGATCTTGACCCGCCCGTCGAGGTACTCGAGCCACTGCACAAACTTGCCATCGGTGACGACGCCCAGGCACACGTCGTTGACCACCTGGCGCACACCCGTGTCGCGCGCATAGGTGGAAAACTTCCAGTTGACGCTCACGCGGCCCACCTTCCAGTCGATGAGGATGCCGTCGCGCGGGATGGTGACGGTCGTGTTGGTGTAAAAGGCGTCAAACACGTCAAAGTCGGCCAGGGCCTGCGTATAGTTGAGCCGGGCCGTCGGGTAGGCAAACACCGTGTCGGGGTGGAGCACGGCGGCCAGGTCGACCCTGGAGGGCGTCGCCCAGGCGGCGGCGTGCCTGAGCACGAGGTCGCGCAGCGCCTTTTCATGGGCGTTGAGCGAGCGGCTCTCGCCGCCATAGTCGACGCCGCATGCCAACGCCGATGTGGCCATCAGGGCCAACAGCGCCAGCATGCCAAGAAACACTGTGGACTTGGTCATCTTTGCTTTTTTTCCTTGTTACTGTTGTTGTCGCCGTTTTTTTCTTTTACGCAGGCCGAGAGGGGCCGTGGGCGTGGGCACAAATGCACTGGGTTTGAAGAAATGGCAAAAAAAGGGCCGTGGAGGTCGTTGTCGTGTGCTCGTCGAGGTCGTGTCTGATCTCTTTTTTTGTTCCAGCGGCCCTTGTGTGTTTGCGTCCGGACAAGGTATTTGGTGTTGTGTTTGGTTGTGTCGGTCGCCTTTTTTGCAAAGCCCCACGTTGAGTTGTGTTTTTGGTGGACCTTTGTCAAAAAAACACAAGTCTATGCGTGGCAGGCGCACAAAAAAAGGCATCATAGCGGCCTCTTTTTTGCACACGCATGACCACAAAAACTCGGAAGAATTTAATAAAAAAAGGAGCGCCATACTCGACGAGCCAGATCCAGAAAGAGGACACACTAGTATGTGAATCTTTTTTCTTCCACTCGATTTGTTGTACCTTTTTTTTTCTTCTTCCGTTCAAACTGTCGGCAATGGGGCGCAACAAGACCCCAATAATCGGATGGCAGTGTAGAGGCGCGCTTTTTGCGACGCCGACGAGAAACGGGGCGCTCGGCCCTCTGCCAATGGGTGATGCCTGCCCATTTTTTTTCCTCTCCTGCCAAGATGGTTGTGGTTCGATAGCCGTTGGAGGTCGCCGCCGGCCGATTGGCCCGGTCGCCCTTGGCAGGCGATCTTTCCCGCGTATCCATTCCGTCCTTTTTTTGCCCCGTTGGTCATTGCGCCTGCGCCCCCTTTTTCAAAAAGCCAGACAACACACACGAAAAAGAAAAGAGAAAAATCATTGAGAAGCCTGGCCGACGTGCAGGTCCAGAGATCACAAAACCAACGCCACCCGACGGCGAGGACCGACGGCGACAACAATGGCGACGATCCTAGAGCACCACTCGATGACCGGCAAGCGACGGCGTGCCCTGTGCGACTCGAATACCTATGTCATGCACGACAGCGACGACAACGACAATGATTACTATGACGACCATTACGATAGTGATTATCATGATCATGGAGACGAAAATGATCATGATGATGATGACGACGACGAACCTTTTTTGGGATGGGTGCCGCGCGGCGTGTTTGAACCCTTGCGCAAGCGGCCGCGGCTGGCGCGCAGCGTGCGTGTGCCGTGTCGGCTCATTGACGCCGTCCAATACGAGTGGGCGCAGAAAGAGGATGCGCGTGCCGGCAGGGACTCTCTGTGGGATCGCCTCCCAAGTGAACTTTTGGATGTCCTCCTCAACGGACCACATGGCGTCGCACCGGCCTCCCGTGCGTTGGCGCGCCTTGTGTGCCGTCGGTGGCGCGACGTCGTATCGACGCCGTCGCCTACCGACGAGCGGCGTCTGGCCGCCACGGCACCTGACACAGTCAGAGATCGCGGCGCGTGGGCAAGGGGCCACTGTGTCGCCGCGTCCACCTTGGCGACTTGGGCACAAAAAAGTCTTTGCCCGCCGTCGCTGGACGCCGCCCTCGGCTGGGCGCGTCTTGTTTGTGCCTCGGTGACCGGCGCCGACGTGGCCGTCGCGGTCGCGCTCTCGAAAAGGCACGATGCCGTCGCCGCCGCCGTTACAATGGTGGGCGGACCACCGCACTTGCTTGACCCCAACGACGACGACGGCGGACACAATGGCGGCATGGCTCCCGATCGTGTGTCGTTGTACACGCGCCGCCCCTACACGGTCATGTCAACATGTCATATGCTGGCCGAGAGGGTGGCGTCGGCCGTCGGTCCGCGCGGCCTCGGTGCCGCCGACGTTGCCGTGGCCTTGGCACGCGGCGGGTCGCTGCCGTCGGTGCTGGCCTGCATCGATGCCGCCACAGCGCGCGATCGCGCCGAGACGGCGCTCGCTCTGGCCGGCGTCGCCATCGCCCGACGCTACGCACAGCGCTGGTCGCCGGGCCACGCCGTGGACGACATTGTGCGTCGCGTGTGGGAGGCCTCGGCGCGCCATGGTGCCGCGCACACCGCAGGCCTTTTGGGCTCGGCGCTCGACCGATGGGCCGTGTGCACCGCCGTCGGACCCGACCCTCATCCCCAACACACCCGCCATGTAGATGATGATGGAAACAATTTGGGCGCGGCCGACGGCGACCAATGCAGCAGCAACCGCAAAAGCAACAACAATGATCCCAACGACAACACGACCGTACCAGACGCACGTCATATTTTGGGCGACTGGGCGTGGGACCTGGTGGCCACATGGGGGCGCACTCCCGCTGCCGACTGGTTTTGTGCGGTCGCCGCACGCGGCCACGTGGCCCTGTTGGATATTGCCCGGCGCCATGAATGGACACACGATGGACCTACAACAGCCATGTCGGCCCTGTGTTCGGGCCACATCAACGTGTGCGCCCGATTGGCGCAGTGGCACGCCGAGGACAATGACGGCGAGTTTGGGCCGCTGCCGTGCGAGGTCGCCGTCCGTCTTTTGCTGTATGCTGTCGGGCGCGGCCGCTGCTCCGAGGTCGATCTCGTGCGTGGCCTCGCCTGGTTGGCCTCGGCGGCGCCGCCCTCTGACGTACCCATCGGCGCCATTGGCCAGGCGCTGGCGCCGTGGCCCACATCACCCCATGCCGTGGCCATCGTCGACACGTGGCCCGATGCTGTCGTGCGCTCCGGGCACCTCTGCGGCGGCCTGGCGGCCTATGTTCAAGCGGGACGATGGGGCGATGCCGATCGACTCGTGTCGGTCGCAATGTCGACCACCGTGACGGGTTCGCCCTATTGTCCCTGCTTTGCCCTGTGGGAGCCGTGGGTGACGCGGCTGGCCGAGAGCGTCGCCTATGACCGACCCAATCAGGACGGCGGCACGGCGGCCGTCGAGGCCCTCGCCACCTTGTGTGCGCTCGCCTTGCGCGCAGGCGTCCTCGACGCCTCTGCCGCCCCGCCCGCCATCCAAGACATTTTGAGAGACGCTGATGCTTTTTCATCCCTTGGCTGCCGCACAAACCCACGGTCGGCCGCGATATGGTTGGATGCCGTCCGACCCAGCCCACTCCCCCTCCCACTGGCCCTGTCGGTGCGCGCCCTCACAGTGGACGATCCGCGCGACGAGATCCGCAGTCGCGCCGCCTCGCTGGTTCGTTGGCTCATCGGCGGCGGCCTGTGCCCCGACCTCCTCTGCACCCAGGCCAAGGTTGGCGAGGTCGCCCCTGGCTTTGTCTAGATCCGACAGTCCTTTTGCCTTTTTTTTCCACACCCACCGACCCCCCCCTTCCCTCGTCCAGCCTCCTTTTTGCTTTTATTGTTTTACTGTCCATTCTCTCTATTTTTTCGCAGAAAAAAAGAAGGCAGATGCGCCTTTTGCTTTTGTCCGTTTCTTTTTCCAAAAAAAAAAGAGGGCAGCCGCCACAAAGGGTTCTTGCATGCCGACCTTGGTCGATTCTCCCTGACCCATAAAGGGCGACTACGCAGACCAACGGGAGAGACCAAAGACGATGCGCACGACCAATGCATCCCTCTTTGCCTTTGGTGTGTGGCAAGTTGCACTGACCACACTACTCTCAGTTTTGGCCTTGCCTATTTTGTTTCTTTTTTGTGGGTGGCGCGTCATCATATCCTTTTTTGATCCATCAAAGTGACGACCAATCCAAAACCCATAGGCCATCATTTAAAAAACCAGGAAAAAGCGTCTGGCTTTTATGGTGCCGGCCACGACGACAGCAACAACACCAGTGACCCGAGCACAAAAACCAAGACGCACCAACAACGCCCAAACCCTGACCTTTGCAAGTCGACCCTATTCCCCGCCGTCGATCTACTTTCATCTTTTTGTGTCGACATGCTCGCCACGCCTTCCTCTCACGGTGCCGTGCCTACTGCCGCGCGTACACTATCGCCTGCCACGGCATCGGCTTGTGTGCGAGGCCGCGCCACGGGCGCCTCGCGCGGTCCGACGCGCAAGGCGCGCGCTCAAAGGCGCACCGGCCGCCTGGCAAAAAGGCGCGCCCAGGCCGCCCAACCCATGGACTTGGTCGAGCCGAGCGCCGAGCGCAAACAGACCGATCTCTCATCGTCGTCATCATCGACCTCGATCGAGGTCCTGCCCGACGAACTGCTCGCCCAGGTCATGGGCCACCTGCCGTGCATGGACAGACGCTACGGCGGCCCCGCGTGCGTGTCCCGCCGCTGGCGCAGCATTGCGCTCGACGAAAAGACCTACGTGCGACCCGTGTGCGGCCAAGGCCTTGAAGGAGAAGATCCCTACGCATCGGCTGTCAGGTTGTTTCACGTTGACTGCATCGAATACGCACTCGAACGGCGACGCACGCAGACGGTCAACGCGTGTGTCGAAGCGGCAGTGCGCGGTCGCTTCGACCTGGCCGTGCGCTTTTTCGAGCGTGGCTGCGCGTGGGACGCACCCGAGATGGCCGCGGCTGCAGCCGCAGCCGGCCACGTCCACGTTCTGGCGGCGCTGCACGAGACGGGCGCGCCCACGGACGATCCACGTGTATGTACCGCCGCGGCGGCAGGCGGACACCTGTCGTGCCTCGATTACGCTCACACGGCCGGATTTCCTTGGGACGCCAAGACGGCTGCCGGTGCGGCCGCTTCCGGGAGTCTCGGCTGTCTGACCTACCTCCATCATCGCGGCTGTCCATGGGACAGCAAGGCCACAAAGGCGGCCCTCGATCCGCGCCGGTTCAAGCACCCGCGGCCGGTGACCGACATCGACACAAAGGACAATCTCGATGGGCGCTTGGCGTGCCTGCGCTACCTCATCGCCAACAAGTGTCCGTGGCACCACAATGCGTTTGAGGTGGCGGCCGGCAGCGGCGCCCAGATGCTGACACTGGCGCTCGACCTGGGCTGCCCTTTCGATGTCGATATCGACGATGACGTGGGCGATCAGGTCGTCTGCTCGGGCGACGCCGAGTCAGTGACCCTTTTGGCGACACGCGGCTACAAGTGGGGCTGGAGCGACCTGGACGAGGCCGTTCGATTTGGACAGCCCAAGATGCTCGGCGCGCTCGTCGACGCAGGGGCACCGTGGGACACGGACCTGGCGGCCCGTCTGGTGCGGCACAACGATTCAGAACTCATGCAATGGGTCATCGACCGCGGTCTCGCGTGGGACATTGAAAAGTGCATGATGGAGGCCATCCCAGCGTACGGCACCCTCTACCGGTGGTTTATCGAGTCGGGCTACGAGTGCCCGCGCCTCGCCAAGTTTTGCCTGCATGCCGTCAAGTGCCGCCAGCACGAGGCACTCGAATGGCTCTTGGTGCACGACTTTCCCTGGGACCCCGTCGCCGCCGCCGCGCTTATGCCCGACATTGGCAATTATTGTCTCGCCGTGCTCGCCAAGGCCGGTCTCATCGGCGCCGGTCCGTGTGAGGACAGCGCCGTCCTGTGCGAACGGGCGGCGGGTCATGACTACAAGCACGACGGCGGTGCCACCATCAGGACCCTGTACGCGCTCGGGCACCGCGGCGACGCACGCGCCACGGCCGCGGCAGGCACCGCAGGCAACATCGAGACCTTGCGGTGGCTCGTCAGCCAGGGGTGTCCTGTCGACCACACAACCATGACCACGATCAGCGCCGCCTGGGGCGACCATGTAGATTGCCTGCGCTACCTGTGCGAGGCGGGCCACGCATGCAACGCCGACGTGTACGCGGCTGCCATCCGCGGCGGCAACATCGCATGCCTCGCCTACTTGGACCAAAGGCGATGCCCGCGACCCGATCACCCGGCGCTTCTCGCCTCCCAGAGCGGCCGACTCAGCCCACTGCGCTACCTACGCGAGCAGATTGGCGTGCCGCTGCACCCAGACGCGTGTGTGATTGCCATACAGAAGGGCAACGTCGCATGTCTCCGCTATGCCCACAAGCACGGCTGCGAGATCGACATGGACAGATGCATGGCCGCGCTCGACTCTTGTTGGAGCGGTCGGACCGAATGCGAGCGCTACCTTGTCGCGCAGTGCGACGCCGGCCGACCGCCATCGCCGCCGCAAAAACCCTAAAAAACAACAGGAATAAACCATTCTATTCAAACAAAACAAAAAAAGAAAAGACCATCGAGACCCAAGAACAGGCCATCGAAAAGATGAGAAACGATGAAAAGTGACGAAAAAAAGAAGAGGCAACGAGACCGCCAACGCCTGTTTTTTACATTTCCTTTGCGTGATCCTTTGGCACCGATTTTGTTGTGTGGGTTTGGGCGGATTGCCGTGTTTATGCCTCGCCAAGGGCGCATGGGGCTTTCGCGTCAAGGCCGATGGCCATTCCTGGGACCAAAACAAAAGGCATGGAAAGATGCCCGAGCGGCGCGGGTCCCGCGACGATACGACCAACACACATTCGGCGGCCTGCCGGAGCGCCCTTTTCTTTTCCATTTTCATTTTTTGAAATAAAATTTATTATTTTCGATTACTATTGTGGGGCTGCGCTTTTTGGTTGGATTTGGGCGATGAAGCGCCAAGCGTCTTGCTGGCCATGTTGTTGGCACCCTAGACAAAGGCCAGGGCGAGCGCCACGTAGGCGCAGGCATGCCACGTGCAATGAGTGACGGCAAACCACACCGGGCCGCGCTCACAGTGTTCGGCCAGACCCAACAGGGCCAGACCCCCGAGGCCGATGGGCCAGATCCACGGCGAGACGCCGCCACGGGCCAAGACGCGCCAGAGGACAAAGACGATCGAAGCGTAGGCGACGCCGCGGTCGACCCATTCAATTTGCTTGCTCCACGCGTTGAGAGGCGCGACGCCGGGTAGGTTGTGCTTGCGCTCCGAGATGTGCATCAGGGTCGAGGCCCCCATGGCGGCGACGGCCAACGCCATGTGCCACGGCGTCGGCGCGTGCCAAATGGGCCACATGGCAAGAATGTTGCTGCCGGCGACGACGTAGTTGACCCACAGGTTGTCGGAGGCGGCCATGATCGATGTGTTTCTTGGTCGGATAGGTTGAGAGGAAAAAAAGAATGTGGATGGTTGGAGGACAGAGGCCGGTCGTTGATGGCGTCTCTGCCATGTGGCCATATCCTCTTTTATGGGGCCTCTTTTCGCGCCGCCTTTGTGTCGACTACCAATCACGTCTTTGACGTCCAAAAAAAAGATACTCCGCCGTGGGTGACATTTTTTCTTTTTTTTTTGTCGATACAAAACTGCGGCCACTGGAATCTTGCGGCCGGCAGCGTCGACCTGCCAGCCAAAAGAAGTCGCCCATGTTGGTGCGGAGCAGTCTGCGGCGACGCCCATCGCCTTTTTTTGGCATACTGCAGGCGGCCGAAAGCAACCAATGTCGACAATGACACCAAATTTAAGACCGACCAATTGAAAATTTTATGCGAGGTGAGGGACGCCGACAGAGGACTGTGCGGGCCGACTAGCCTTTTTTGCTTTGACGCACATGGAGACCATGCAGGACGACAACGATGTGCAAGGCGGTGGAATTCTACGACGGCCGTCCCCATCCATCGCCGATAAGACGATCACGCGCCGTCCCGACGATGTTGTCACACTGGACGTCCGGGGCACGCGCACGCGGGTCCTACGGTCGACGCTGACGGCAGGTCCGCCCGGTTCGCTGCTGGCGCGGCTCTTTGCCTGCGAGGTGGGACCGTGGGTCTCTCGCCCGCAGGCCGACGGCTCGCACTTTATCGACGACGACCCGCAGGACTTTGAGGCCGTCCTCTGCTACCTGCGCTACGGCGTCGACGGCGTGCGCTTTGACAGTGCGACGAGAGCGTGGCGCGCCCGTTCAATCGCCGCCTACTATATGCTCGACGCCATGGTCCATGCGTGCGCACTAGAGGCCCTCCGCGCCGAGTTGCGCGTGGCGCCGGCGTGCGCTGTCGGCAGCCTGCTCTACGCCTTTGAAGGCTACACGGACGAGGTCGACTCGGACGTGGGCATTGGCCTCGTGCCAGCGCGCGTCCACTTTATGCGCGACTGGCCGATGAACCACGTGTGCGCCATGATTGCCCACGAGGTGGGCCACTCCGTCGACCTACTCGTGTTTTACTGCGTCGACTGGGTCGTCCGAGGCTGCCTCGCCGATTTCGTGCGGTACACGGACCCGATCGATGTCGAGCGATCCACCGGCACCGTCGCAAGTTTTCCTCTGACGCGCGCAGACCATGGCGGCCTCCTCGTGCTCAAGCGTCGCCCGCCTGGACAAACGGCAGTGTTTTGCAAGACCTACAAAGTTGATGGCGATGGGACCGTTACCCGAGCCGAGAGCGACGTTGCCGTCGTCACCGTCCCCGCATCCGACAACAAAAACGGCACCCTCGACAGGGCCGCTGTAATCGCCGCCGGCTGCAAGGCGTTGGAGATCGATCCGGCCCTCGTCGTCGCCACCTATGTCGAGTGGATGGACGACCGTAAAAAGGGGTTTGTGATCAAGCGCTTCAGGGACATTGACGCGTGGGATAACGTGTGGATCGTGGTGGCCGACTCGCCTCGCGCCGCTGCCGCGTGGGCTCTCGACGGCGCCCGGCTCTTTGAGCGCGCCAAAGAGTTTGCACGTGCCGCCAACGGCTAGCGTCCGCTGCTTGCTTGCCCTCTTTCAGTCCTTTTTTTCCTGCCTTTTTTTCTTTTGTCTGCCCCGGTCGCGGCGGATGGCCGATGCCGCAAGAGGGAATTGTTCATTCGCAGGAAAACAAAGGACCGGCGGGCACAACAACACAAAAGCATCTCTTTTTCCCTTTACAAACTGACTCTACTTTTGTGTGCTTTTTTATTATGATGTTGTTAGTAGATGGTGTACATGGGGTTGGGCAACTTGATGTTGACGACGCCGGGCATGTCATAGGTCATGTCCGAATGTTGATCGCCCACGACCCCAACAATCTCGTAGCCGCCAGCGGTCAGCCGCGCGCGTTGGTGCTGTTTGTAGTTGCGGGCCGACAGGTAGGCGTCCGTGACGCCAGGCGTGCGAAACAGGGCGTGGTCCCAACTGCCGACGCCCACTTGGCAGAGGTTGGCCAGTGTGGTATTGCTCTCGGTTGCCCAGCGGCCAGTGACAATGGCCGTGCGCACGCCATCGTTCCAAAGTTGCTGGTAGAGACGCACGACGGGTTCAAGAGGTGGCAGGAATGCGTCTCGGGCGGTCCCGTATGGTCCCATGGTCACAGCGGGTTGGAGGCGACGCCTGGAGCGAGTCGACAAGAGAGTATCGTCGACGTCAAAAACAACGAGCGGCACCGGTGCCGGGCCTCCCGATGCCGTCGCATCAGCGCGCAGCGCCGAAAGATGAGCACGGATCGCCCTGTAGCCATCAACAACCACGTGTTCGAGAGCAAGACCATAGGCGCCGCCCGACATGTACCATTCGACGTCGCTGTCGTCGTTGCGATTGCCAAGTCTACAAGAGGCTGTGACAAGTGTCGACAAGGCCAACGCCACGGCGCCGTCGATTGCCGCCGCGGCAGTCTGCACAAAACACACTGGGCCAGCATCCGTCGGCGGCAGCGGCAACGGAGGACGATCGGCCATCTTTGCGCCGTCGTCGCGCCTTTGTGTGTGTCGTTGTTGTTGTTTTGTCGAGATCGGTCTCGACGTCGCTGTCGGCCAGTCTTTCCAGAGGCACCGAGAGACAGTGTCATTGGAGTAGGTGCATCCGGCAGCCGGACCAGGTTGCCAACGTGTTGGCGGCTTTTGCAAAAAGTCGCTATGTCGTCCTGCGTCGCCTCCCACCCAAAAAAAAAGACTTTTCATGTTTTTTTGTTCGTCCGTGTTTTCATTTTCGTCGCACGCAATCAGCATTCCCCCCATTTTTTTGTCGTCTTGGTCGCAACCGCGAAAACTTTGCAACAACATCTGGCCTGCTGCGGCTTGTCTCCGAGTCAACCTCACAAGGCGCACGACCGAGCGCCGGCGCCAGGCCAACAAGAAATGCGGCCACACACAAAGGCAAAGCCCAATTATTTGTCGCCGTCTCCTCATCCGCCATTCTATTTTTTTGCCCCAATAAATTGTGGATCATTTGCACGAAAGCGAATACAATGGCGGCTTGCCAAAGCGCCGTATCACGGAATCTTTTCATGTCTTTTTTTTAAACAAGTAAAAAAGGCGACACGGCGCAAGGACGCACAAGGTCGCACGGGCGATGCATCCGAAAATGCAAAAACAAAAAAGACGAGACAAATGATTTTTTGGGTTTTTATTTTTTTTTGCTGCGCATGGGCGTGATGGGCACGCCTAGCAATACATTTGCGGTGCGATAGAGTGGAAAGAAAAGAGGGAAAAGGAACAAGAGGGCGCCGTGGCATGCCGCAAGGGGGAAGCGAGTCGGAAAAGGGATGCCGTTGGGCGCCGAGAGACGAGAGAGAAAAGAAAAAGAGATTGTCGGCACGCACCCTGGGAATGGGGCGGCATGAGCAGCGCATACAAGAGACGCCGTCTAGATGACGGTGACAAACTCGGTGCCGGGTCCGGGGGTCTCGCAGTTGAGGACGTTGTCGAGAAGCGTGCAGTTGGAATTGTTGAGGTTCGAATGGATGATCACCCTGTCGTTGTTGTAGATGAAGTTGCTGCCGAGGCCGCCCACCTTGATCAGTTGGATCCAGAGCATCTGCATCCACGTGAACGAACCGGGACCCGAGCAGTAGACGTTGCCGGACGCGCCGCCCGTAAAGTTGTTGGGGCGGCACCACTTGGAGAAGGCGCCGCCGTTGAGGATGGCCGGCGTCGTCGGGCTCTCGACATAGGTCTTCCACGGCACGTCGACGCCCGTCAGCATAAAGACGGTGGCATCGGCGAGGTTGGGCTTGGCCACGCAGGTCAACGGGTTGTTGCTCGCGGCCGTGTTGAGGTAGCAGTAGGACGCGCTCGGCACGTGGTAGAAGCGGATCACTGCGCCGTCATAGTAGATCTGCGCGTCGGCCGACGGCGCGGCCACAGCGAGCAAGAGGGCCACGGCGGCCAGCACGGTGATTGACAACGGGAAATGGAAGGCGGCCATTGTCGGTGATCTTGTTGCGGTTATTGTTGTTGTCGTAGTTGTTGTTGTTGTTGTTGTGGAGGTGGTGCTAGTGAGTATGGTGGTTGGTTTGGATCGCTGCCAGGTGTTGTTGTTGTGGTTGTCAGTGTCTTTACGGATCCTGCTCGGTTCGTATAAAAGCGGATCTTGGGCCAATGGCGTGCACGGCCCCCGTCGCCCGTGAGTGGCCAAAAGGTCGTTGTCTCGGCCAACCGCCCAGTGCCTGGTCCATCACCACCTGGTTTTATACACGTGCTCGTCAACCGTAGACTTGGACACTATGTATCAGATGCACCGTCGTTGAATACGCGTTGGTGGATGTGATACAATCGGTTGCAGTGATCGCGTTGTTCTTGGTGGACTCGGTCAGTTTTGCCATAGGCGGTACTATTGATCCCCCAAAAATGGAAACAAAAAGGAGCCGAGGCGAATGTCGCGCCAACGGCCTTCCCTCCCCATTCCCTACCCATAAAAATTCAGAAAAAAAACGATTTAAGAATTGGGGTTGGATGAAAAACTGAAAGAACAGACTGACCAGCCCGGCTGGCCATTGACCAGTGCCACCGACGGCTCACAAAAAAAAGGACAAGAGCACACCGCGAGCATTGGCCAAATTCGCCTATAAAAAAAGACGATCATTTTTTCGAAAACAAAAACATACAGACGACGTCAACCATACCTCTTCAGGCCACCAAGCGCCCTCCATGTCCACCGAGAATCCGTCGATCATGAACACTCCAAATTCTACTCCCGCATCAGATGCCGCGCCCGTTGTGTGCGCCTCGTACTTGGAGGCCCTCTATCCGGCCATCCGCGCCAAGGAAGCCATCGCGGCGGCCGCTTCGATCGACGCTGCCCTTGGCGATATCCCTCGTCGCTGGCAAACTGAGAGTGTGGACGACCGCGGTTGTGAATCGGTTCCGCTGCTTGCCGACAAGATCGCAGTGGATCATTTCGCCCACTGCATTAGGGCGATGTACCGCGAGGGCATCGCCCGCGACCCTCGTCCTCGTCACATCGTGCTTGCCCTGCATAGCGCGCTCGGCCCGGCGTGGATTGATTATGCCTGCTTACTCGATGAGGCAAGCATGCAACACGCCGTGACCGCACACGCTACGGACCGTAGCGCCACATGTGCCGGTGCGCCTAGCGCCACTGCTGCCGCCACGCCACATGGTGCCACCAATGGATCGACAGCGTGTAATGTCGACGCGCAACACGGCGCGATCGATTGCGTCGCAACTGGCGCAGAGTCTTGCGTCAACCAAGGGTCGGACGCGGCACGCGAGACGCGTCTGATGCTGGCGGGCGGCGACATTCTTGATAGCCTTGCCCGTGTCTCGATCGTCGCGTCGATTGCCCGCCTCCCCGAGACCTTTTACGTTGACAAGATACAGGGACACGTTGTGCCTATCTTTGGCGACACATCAGACGGCGCCGAGTTGGTGCGCATCATCGCAGGCATCATCTCCCGCCTTGTAGCAGCCACGATAGCCGACAAGCGCAGTTACGACATTGTGATCTATGCCGACGTCAAGAACGACCTGCTCTGGTGCCATCTGGTGCCGACCTCTGTGGGTGCCAGTGTCTCGACCACCATCACCAGAGTCGAGATGCCGACGAAATCAACAGGCCTCGACGCAAAGAAGTCGCGATGCACGAGCACTACACCTACCGCCGACTCGGTACCGTCTGCTGTCGCTCGACAGGACCGGCAGTCGCCCGCCGAGATTGTGGCGCTCTACCCTCACCTATCGGCCGCGCAGGCCGCCAAGGCGCTCTTGATGGAGAGCGCCCTCGGCGATGTGCCTCACTATTGGACACAAAAGGCCGCCGACGGCATGGCCTTTTCGGCTGTCGAGCCAGAGGGGGCGACAGAGGCGGCACTCGTCGACCGCGTGCGCTTTATCTCGACGACCTATGCCAAGGGATGCCACGTTGCCTTGACCTTGAGCGAGAACGCCCAGAGTCTGACGATTGTCGTGCCGCGCCCGCCGTCATCGCCCAAGCGACAGACGATCGACGATCTGCTGGACCTCTACACGACGCTCACGGGTCGCGAGGCCATCCTTCTCAACAATGTGCTTTACGCACTGGCCCTCGTACCTATGGAATGGGTCGCCGATGCTTCGGGACACACCTTTGACAACAATGGTCCCTTTGTCCGCGGCAGCAAGATGGTCGATGACGTCCAGGCCGCCTACGCCAAGGCCAAGAGCGAAACCCCCGACTGCCACGTCGTGCTCTCGCTCCACCGTGTCGACAATGCATTCAAGGACCTCGTCTACTCGTTCATCGTCTTGCCCACGGCCTAGGCGTGTGCAGACTTGCAGATGGCGCTCGTCGTCGGCAACTTTTTTGTTCCGGCGCTTTTGCTGTCGCCCGTGTTCCCTTTCGTCTGCATTCGGTAATAATACAGCGTCTTGTGAGACAAACACATCTCGCCTGTCGACCGTGCCTTTTTTTCCTCTTTGTTTCCACACATACCGCAGGGATTACCTTTTTTTTGGTATGGAGTCGATCTCTGTGGCTCCTCCCTCTCTGGCGGTGCCCTTTATCGTGGGCCTCAAAAAGAAAGACGACTGATAGACAATATATACGCGGCCCTTTTTTTTAAATGTAATTGTATTTTTTTCGATTATTCGTCATCTATATTATATATTTGACATCGCTGGCGGCTTTTGTTCTTTCTTTGGCGCGCCTTTCCCCTCTCGGTCCGCTGCGTGGCGGTGAACCAAAAAAACGGGATCCGAGCGGATAGCGCCTGCGCGTCGCCTTGTTCCCCTTCCGCGTTGGCCGCCAGCCCATGTGCGCCTTTTGGCATCGCCGGCCTTTCTTGGGGCCTTGAGCCGACTTTTTTCCGCATTGGCCCTCTGCGCCAGTGGGCAGCGGCCGGAATCGTAAAAAAAATCGAAAGCCGGCCGAGCGTGGCTTTTCCGTGCGCGCGCGCGTAGACCGACCCACCGCCACCGTGAAAAGCCTTTTCGTGGTCACATGTACAACACGCAAACTGCACAACCCGCAGATACTCGAAACTTAGATAGAAAGAAAAAAAAACAAAAAGGATGTCGGACCACGAGAGCAGTGACAGCAAGGCTCAAACCCACGGCGGCGATGTCGACGTGCTCGGCCTCGTCGCCAAGGCCTGGCGCGATGCCGGCAACGCCGACAAGACAGACATGCCCAAGGTGGTGCGCGTCCACGACGACGGGTTCCCCTGTGAAAGCCTGCCGCCGTGTGGCAATGTCGACCTCTACTTTGCCGATGGCACCGTCGGCCTGCTCACCTATGCTGGCGAGAGCACGGCGCGCGCCATTCGCGCCCACTATGGCCTGCCCGCCGGCAACGTGGCGCCAGACGGTCACCGTCAGCGCGCGAGGCAGGCCGCACGTCGCGGCGCACTGGTCTGGAGCGCGAGCGAGCCCGTGCAGGACGCTCGGTAGGGTCGCCCGACGCGGCCGCCTTTGTCACGCGCAACCGCGACTGGTTGGCGCGCACCCACCCCGGCAAGTTTGTGGTGGTCGACGGCGACCACGTGAGCGTGCACGGTTCCGAGGCCGAGGCGCGCGCCAGCCTCGGACCCCGTCGCTCCCACGGGCGGTTGCTTGTCGCCGTCGACCCCGATGGCAAGCACCATATTGACGCCGTATAGTCTGCACCTTTTGTCGCACTGCGCCCTAGTAAAAAAAAAGATTGGTAAAGCGCACAACCCAGACAACATAATGGCTCGCCTTTTCCCCTTTTTTCCCCTCTTTTTATAAAAAATACATTTGCCAAAGAGAATGCCACGAAAAAAAAAGAGAGAATAGAGGTCGTCGAGTGCGACCTCCGAGTTTTACTTTTTTTTGGTGCGCGTGCAAAAAAACTGGGCGGGCGCATGCGGCGCGGCCCAGAGAGGAACAAACTTTAGAAAAGAAAAAAAATATATTTATACTTTTGGAAAAAAAAGCAACGCAACGGCATCGCATGGGCACAGTCGTTGAAAAAGAAAAAGAGAGAGAAATCATCCAGACGCCGAGGTCGTCACGGCGCGCACATAGGGTGCAATCTGGTCGTCCCACAGGGGCGCCCAGCCCATGGTGGCACGCGCGACGGCGAGCCGCACGGCGTCGGCGGCGCGCGGGTGGGCGAGACGCGACGCCAGCAGCGTGGCCACCTCCAAGAGCAACGGGTCGACCGGGCGGCAGGCGACCGGCGGCTGCGGCGCCAGGGCGCTCGACGGCAGCGTTGTGCCCGGTCGCATGGCGGCCGCACGCAACCACGCGAGAAAGGAACCCGCAGGACAACCGACGGCGGCTTCGGCCTGCGCCATGGCCTGATCGTCGGCGGCCTCCCACGAGCACGGGGTGCGCGTGTCCCACAGGACCCAGGCCACCCAGCGCCACGGGTAGCCGTCAGAGCGCGGCTTTGCCGTGCGCGAGGCCATCATGGCAAAACGAATACCGTTCGCATGACTGCCGCTGCCGGCCTCCTCGGGTGCCTTGGATGGAGAGCCGGCCGCCACGCCCACCAACAACAGGCGATCGGGCACGCGCGCGGTCGTCGTCGCCGCAGCCGCAACCGACACTGGCTTGGGCACAGTTGGGAGGCTAGAGGACGTGAGTGCATGCGACGCCAGCCGAACAGAGGCATCGACAAAGGCCTGACCTTCAGCAACGGCCGCATCTGCAGCGACGCTGCGCGCGTGCGCACCCAGGCCGCCGTCGAGATCGGCGTGAACGTGGCAAAAGATGCGCGCGATGGTATCGGCCGCGCCGACTGGATCATCGGGCGCGGCCTCTTTGATGCGCGCGGCCGCCGCCTTGTTCAGGCCAAAGTCGCGCCGTAGGCAGCGTAACACGTCAGCCGGATTGGGCGGGTTGCCCACGCGACCGGCCACGACTGGCTGGCGCATGATCTCGGCACGAGCCAGGTGCGACCAAAAGGGTCCATAGACGCGCACCAGCAGGTCGCATAGATGGGCGCGCGACGCGCGGCCCGGCGGCGCCGTCTTTTGCACGTACGAGCCGTGCACCCATGCCCCATGGGCCAGGCGCGCAAGGGTGGTCTCGATGACCGGCGACAATGTGGAACCGGCCACCAAACAGGCACGCAGCAGGTGCACGCGCTCCACGGCGCCGACAAGGGTGCGCAGGTCGAGATCGGCCGCGTGCAGTCGGTCGTCAATGAGCCAGGCGTCGTGGCGCCGACGCGCGTCGAGGTCGCTTTCGTCGGGCGAGGCCATCCGCGGCGTGCCGCCGACCAGCGCCGACCATGCCGCCAAGGGATCCGCGGATCTCGACGTGGGCCTTGTCACCGTCGTCGTCGTGGTTGTGCCCATGTGGGGTTCCATCCTTTTCATGTATCTTTTTTTTACAATTTCTTGTTTCACTCGGCCCACGGCGGGTCTTGTTTGGCGCTCTTGGGTGTGTATATGTGGGTGCTCTCTTTTGTCCCTGCCGTGCATGGACGCCTCACTTTTTTCTCTTTTCTTTTGATCACGCGCCTAAAAAAGGCGCACCAATGGCGTGTTGATCCATCCACGCACAGGCCCAAAGCCAACGAAAAAAATGCAACCGCGCTCAAACCGCGAGGCTCACTTGCCTGCTTGCCTGTGCCGCAATGTGTCGGTCGCCTGCCCTTGGGCTCGTTGGTCGGCCGCCCCTTTTTTTGCCTTTTGCGCCCAACTTGCGGCATTGGACGCCAAAATATAAAAACACCAAAAAAACACCAACAAGCCAACATGGGGGTCGGCAGCGGTCTTGGGTTTGCCATAGCACGTTTTCTTTTCTTTTTTCGTCATGTACTTTTTTTATTGTCTTTTGGTGCACAAAATGACGGCGACACCGCCGTAAACTCATGCACGCAAATGAAAACCAAAATATCAAATGGAAACATACGGGGCAGGTGGGCAGTCCTCATCTAGAAAGGCGTCAAAGGACCGCCTGGCGGCAAAAGCAGTGGCGGCGACGACGACAGAATGGTGTCTGACTTGCCGCCAACGTCCCGATCGTCCAGTGCGGCCAAGAGAGCCTGGTAAAAGGCGAGATCGTCGGGAGCGTGGTATTCGGTGCAGCGCACGGTCAGAAACTCGCGCTCCGTGCGCCGGCGGCGATCGGGACCAACAACGACGTCGTCAGGTGCGTAACCGGCACGGACAAAGCGACCCAGCATGGACGTGGCCCAGGCGATCAACTCATCATGGGGTCGGCCGCGCCAAAAGTGGCCCAGGCTGTCGAGCGTGTGGCCGGTAACAATGAGGAGCGCGTGCAACGGCCGTATGCATTCGGTGCCTACTTGTGCGCTTTCGATGGGCAGCGCGAGCACGGCATCGACGAGACGGGCGCCGTCGACGGCCGGCAGATGGGCCACCGTGTGCCACATGTCGTCCTGGCAACGTTGCGGGCGTGGCCGATAGGCACACAGGCGCCAGAGGCGCGTCGACGCCCACAGGGCCGACCATAGCAATGCCTCGCGTGTACAGCAGACCGGGACGTGGCGCGCGGCGAGCGCCTCGACGCACCGCACGGCGCCGCAGCCCACGGCAAAGGCCAAGAGGCCGTCGCCTGCCGGCACGTAGCAGTTGTAGAGGGGGTGGTGCGGGCGCGGCACGGAAAACCGCGTCGGCTGGTGAGAGCCCGTGAGGCGTGCATACCCGCGCGCCTCGATGATGGGCCTGTACGAGACGCGCGCCTCCAGATCAAACTCGGGCAGGGCGTCCAAGAGCAGCGTCAGACGGTGTGGCTTGTCCAAGGCCACGGCCGAGTACACGGCCGCGTGTGCCCGGTCCTTGGGATTGCCGCCGTCACGGGGTGCCAACAGCATCTGCGCCCATCGCGCTGCGACCGCGGCCAGAGCCTCGTGTCCCACGCGGCCCCAGTCGCGACACACCAGGCATGCCGCCGTCACCGTTTCGACGTTGTCGCACGCCGACAGAATGGTCAGGGTCAACTCGTCGGGCAGCGACGGCCATAAAATTGTGGCCTCGCCATCGCAGTCCATTCTTGCAGATTGCGCCCTTGTCGCGGCGCGCACTGTCACCAGTGGACTCTTTTTTTTCCTCCTTTCTTGTTTTATTTAAGAAAAAAAATAAAATCTGCAACTCGGTGGCGTTGGTCGGGCCACCTTGTCGCGGTTTTGCCGGTACCAAGTCGGCTCGCCGCGCGGACCCAGTACCACTGCGAGAAAAAGGAAAGCGCAAAAATAAAAAAAAAGGGTGACACAAACCGTGCGTGGCAGCGTCTTGTGTGCAAGGAGCGCCGCCACCGCCGCCGACTGATCTCTTGAGGCGTTGCGACATGCGGGCGCACGACGGCGCACAAAATCAACAACCCAAGGCTCATCTTGCCAAAATAAAAAGGGGACCAAAACAGAAAAAACAAACAAAAACAAGGGGCGGCTTCTTTCTGTGGTGGCCGCCGCCGCCCATTCTTTTCAGCACCAGCGCATTTTTTTCATTCTTTTTTATTCTTTTTTTGTTGTCGGCCTCCCTTTGGCACGAGGCCGTGAGATGCCCTTTTAACCCACATTCGGGGCGTGAGCAAACTCTGGGTGTCCATGCCAAGGACCGAGGGACGCCAGAGGACCACAAGGCCGCTGCCAGCGGGGCCGCTGAAGAGGCGGCAACAGCACCAGCCGACAGGGCAAAAACTATTGGCGACCACTCTTGTCACGCAGACGCACAAAGAAAAGGAGATGATAAAAAAGGGAAAAATAAAAAAATATGGCTGAAAAACGCAACACAACGATTTTGATGTCATCTTTTATCCTGGTTTCGACATTATGATACCCAGATTTATCATGGATTTTTCAAGGATATGACCTGGTTTTTTGCAACAGTTGCGGGGGGTGGTCTTGGTGTCGGCGGGCGCGCGGCCGGGGTCCGTCCTCTTTGTCGCGCTGTGATTTTGGCCCTCTGCCGCCAAACTCGTATCAGGCGCGTGTCGCGGGCCGACTTTGCGCCGTCATCGCCTCTGTTGATTTTTTTTCCTATCGGCCATTTGCGTCGACAGACACGTGTCTGGTCCCGCCTGTCGACTGCAACGGTTTCTTTTCCTTTCCGCCTATTTTTTCAAACCCTTCCTTTTTCAAACTGGGCGGCTGTCGTCGCGCACGCGCCGCCCGCAGAGGCAACACAAAAAGTTGCCAAAAATTTTTTCGGCCGCTTTGCGATGATAATTTTTCCTTTTTTTTTTCTCATTGGTGGGGGCGCCTTTTCTTGGGGGAGAAGACGGCAAAAGTCGACAAGCCGGCGGCGGGTCCTGCCCTTTGCGTGGCCGACGCCTAGAGCCGCCTTCGTCCCCTTTGCCCTGCAGCCCTCTAAGATCAACCGGTTTGGCGCTTGGCATATGAGCAAAATCACGTCGAACATAGCCAATGGCCTGCCGCTCGCCCGTCTCAAGGCACAGTGCCGACAGGCGACCTTTTTTTTATTTAAATGGAAACATGCGCGGAAAAAAAAGAGACCCGCACGCCGCCGCCTCTAAAAGAATGGAGCCGCATAATATGGCAAAAAAAAGAAGAGACGCCGAAACCCAAAGGCATTGGAAAAAAAACAGAGACGAGAGCGCTACAATTCGATGCGTACGGCATAGACGCCGCGCACGGCATTAAATACCAAGAGGGGTGTGTTGGCGGCGGCCGCATGCGCCAGATCGTCCAACGTGATTTCGCCCTCGCGAATCAGACCGTTGGCCAACAGGTGGGCGCGCATGACGCCCGGCAAGAGGCCGCACGCGAGGTGCGGCGTCACCGGCACCCGGCCATCCTCGACAACGAGCGCGATGGACGCCCGTGCCGCCTCGGTGAGGTGGCCTTGCGTGTTGACGAGTATGGTCTCGCGGCTGTCGTCGGGCACATGGTCGTTGTCGTCGGTGGTACTACCGGTCCTAGACCAGGCCTGTGCGTGCGCCCGCTCGTAGACTGCGCGATCGAGGGTTTTGTGCAAGAGGCGCGCATCGCCGGCGTCGACGGGACAATCGAGTGCGACACGGGCCACGCGATCCCCCGTGCCTGCGTCGAGGGCGTCGGCCGGCGTACCCCACCGTTGGACTGACGGTAGAGGCGTTGCTGTTTGCGACATCTTGCCCGTATCAAGGTTGACCGCCACACGTAGCCGCGTGGGTTCTGATAGAGCGTCCATGGTTTCCTGTACCGCCCTTGTCACGGCCTCACCCGCGGCGTTGGCATCAAGGGGGTATCGGCACCCCAACGCGGTTGCCGAGTGCGTGACGCGCGCCACATGGCGATCAAGGAGGGCGCACGTGGGATCGAGTCGCATTGTCTCGATCAGAATGCGATTGAGTGGCGTCTCTGATGGCTCTGGGGTCGTCGCCGCGGTCGTACCATTGGACAAGAGTCTGGCGCCAGCGGCACGCACCAGACGGTCGGCCTTGAGCAGGATCTCGGCAAACTCGGCCTCGGGGTCCGAGTCGGCGACGATGGCGCCGCCGCAGCCCACCGACGCCGCGCCATCGGCGTCGATGACGGCCGTGCGGATCACCACCGACAGCGAGCAGGCGCCGTCGGCCGAAAAGAATCCCAACGCGCCCGAGTAGATCCCGCGTGGGCGATGCTCTTCAAGACGGTCCAAAATGTCCATGCTGCGCGCTTTGGGCGCGCCCGTCATCGAGCCTGGGGGAAAAGCCGCGCGCACGAGGTCCAGCGCCGTCTGTTGTCGGTCCAACAGGCCGTCGACGGTGGTCACCATCTGGTGCACGGCGGCATAGGTCTCGATCGCCATCAGCCGGCCGCGCGGCACGACGACGCTGCCGGGCGCGCAGCACACGCTCAGGTCGTTGCGCACCAGATCGACGATCATGAGGTTCTCGGAAAAGGTCTTGGGGCACGCGGCCAACTCGGCGGCCAAGGCCTCGTCCTCGGTGGGCGTGGTGCCGCGGCGCGCCGTGCCCTTGATGGGCTTGGACCGCGCGCGGCCCGTGCGGTCGACCGACAGAAACTTTTCCGGCGACGACGATGCGATGGTCGGCAGGCCTGGCCCCAGAGCGACAAAGGCGGCATAGGGTGCCGGGCTTGCTGCTCGCAGGCGCGCATAATAGGCCCATGTGTCTGGGATGGTGCCGGCGCCGCCACGGGCCTTGTTGGTCAGGCACAGTTCATAACTCTCGCCGTCGGCAATCTTGCCCAGGCACGCCGCAATGTCGGCGGCGTAGGCGTCGCACCCCCTGTCCAGGGCAAAGGTTGCCTCTTTCGACGCCGGTGATCCAACTCTGATTTCGGTCCTCTTGGTTGCTCGAAAGATGTCCTGCACGTGGCCAAACCAGGTCTCGGGGTCGTCGTCGCCGTCATCGATGTTGGATTTGTCGTGCCGACAAGGGCCACGATGATCCGCATCGATCAGGGCCACGGCATAGACCGCCCTGTCTACATGATCCAAGACGACGTAGCGATCAACGACCAGAAAAGCGGCATCGGGCTCGCCTGGTCGTGCGCCGGGCACCGCCGCGGCTGCCTTGGGCACGTCGCCGCTGCCACATTCGCGCCTCATTTCATAGCCCAAGTAGCCGACGAGGCCGCCACCGCACAGACCGCACGGCAAGGCGGGATCGGACGCACAGCGCCGTGCCGCCAGGATGCGTCCCAGGTGGCCCATGAACCCGTCGGCCGCAATGGTGAGCGTCGTGCTGTGCAGGCCCGACGTCGATGCGTGCCACTCGGTGATCTGGCCAGCGGCGAGGTCGCACGTGACAGCGGCCAGGCCGCGTGCGGCGCATGTTCCCATATAGGAAAAGCGCCCGTCGTCGGGCGAGTCGGAGCGCGACGAATCAAGCCAGAAGCGCCGAGGGGCGTCGCCGACCAGCGCGCAAAAGGCCGTCGGCAGGTCGTCGGGAAAGCATCCGTCGGGAAGGCGGCGCCAGAGGGCGCGCTTGGGGAATATCGGTTCTCTTGGCACCGCGGCATCCATGCCATCTCTTGGCTTTGGCGCATCAATGAGGCCGACGGCACGCGTAAACACGCGCCCGATGGGAACATAGTCGTGGCCGTGACCAACGCATCGACGTCGCCGACCGACGGTATGTGCCGTGCGTGCAAAGTTGGCGAGCATGGCGTCTCCGTCACGGGTGCACACTGACTCGGGGTGAAACTGGACGCCAAACACGGGCAGAGTGCGGTGGGCGATCGCCATGATTAGGCGCGACCCTTGGGGCAGTTGTGCCTCTCCCGCAGTATCCTTGTTTTGGACGGCCTCTGGCATAGGCGCCGCGCCTTGACGGGTCCATGCAGTGACGGCGAGGCACGATGGGAGCGTATCCTCGTCGACGACCCATGAATGGTAGCGCACGACCGACGTGGTATCGGGCAGGCCGTCAAAAAGGCCCGCACCGTAATGGACGATGGGTTCGACGACGCCGTGAGCGACGCGCGGCGCACGCACGACTCGACCGCCGAGCACCCATGCCAGGCCCTGGTGGCCCAGGCACACGCCCAATACAGGCATGGGAGGCGCCGCCGCGCCTGCTGTCTCTTTGTGCGCCGTCGCCCATCGTAGGATATCGGCACAGAGACCAAAGTCGCTCGGGTTCGAGGGCACGCCTGGGCCAGGCGAGATCACGACCGCGTCAAAATGGTCCAGACGCGTGAGGAGGTCAGCCCACGCGATGGCGTCATTGCGCACGACCTCGACCTCGGCCACCCCTGGGTGTGCACACAAGAGCCGATGGCACAGGTTGTAGGTGTACGAGTCATAGTTGTCCACCAGCAGCACGCGCAGGGTGTCGCGCGACGCCATGATCGTCCAGGTGCAATGAAAAAGAGAGGCTCAAAACAAGGGCCGTCGCGGGCACGGGAAAAAAAAGGGAAAAAGAAGAAAAGATGAAAACAAAAGAGAGAGCGTGCGACGAGGAGGCAGAGCCGAGAAGACTTGGCTGTGAGGTCGATGACAAGAGAGCGCAAAGACGACAAAAGGACCTGCCGCGTTGTGTTTTCTTTTATTAGAGCGTGCCTTGGTCGGTTTTCCGCCTCCTCTCGCACGATCCGGCGCGACCGTGCGCGCGTGCTCCAGATCGGGACAGCAGTGGACCGATCGTCGAATCACCGCCAAGCACACGGGGTCACGGCCGGCGCGACCTGGCATGGTCGTTAGGATACCATTTGCGGTGATTGTCCCCCCACGCCCAACAAAAAACCTGAAAAAAGCGACCGCGCAAAGAAAAACGTGAAAAAAACGGCAACAAACACACCCAAAAGGTGTCGGCAACGCGACTTTTTTTCATCTTTTGGATGTGCGTGGGCCAAGGTTTGCGTCGCCGCTGCGCAATGAGACGCGAGGCGGCCGTCATGGCAACGCACGCAAGCACACGTGCGCGCAGAGATCTGAGGCCGACGACGCGCGCGCCCGAAAATAGCGCGCTGGGCGCCGGTTTTACCTCGCGGTCAGTTGTCCCGTGCTTGCTTCTTTTAAAGCGACCGCTCTACATCTGCGCCACGCACGAGATTCACTCCTTTTTTTTTGTCGGTGCGCAACCATTTTTTTCCTTTTACGGACTTGCCCATCATTTCCTTACCTAGTCGTGTGGCGCCTCTTTCTGTTGACTTGGTTTGCGCGCGCGCGGGATAGGGGGACTATGGATTCCATTGAGAGCAACATTTCTCGCAGGACCAAGGATCAGTGCAGTACAGGTTCCATGCGTGAGCACGATCAGACTACGACCGCTGCCCAGCCGGCCGCCTGCGCGAATGCAGCCCAAGTGCTGACGTATGTGAGTGGCAATGCGGAAAAGCGCAACGAGGCCGAGCGTATCACCGCCGACGCCGGCCTGCGCATGGCGTGCGTGTCTCTGCCGCCCGACCGAGTGGTACCCGAGGTGCAGGGCACCGTTGAAGAGATTGTGCGTCAAAAGTGCGTGGCCGCCTATTTGGCCCTCGGGCGTCCGGTTGTCGTCGAGGACGTCGCCCTCCACTTTGACGCGCTGGGCGGTTTGCCGGGACCCTATGCGCGCGACTTTCTTGCCAACCGCGCACTGGCCGACGTGTATGCGCTCGTGGCTCCGTCAGCGGACCGCCTTGGCATGACGGCAGTCTCGGCGCTGGCTTTTACCGCCGACGGCGACGACGTGCGCATTGTGGTGGGCCAGGCGCGCGGGGTTGTTCGTGACCCTGCCGTCCACGCGCACCTGCCAGCGTGGTATCCGCTCGTGGGTCGTGATCGCGACGACGATGCACGGCGCGCCCTGCCGTGCGATACATGGGCGAGCGCCGCCGCCAACGACGGGGTGCCCTGCCTCCACCGGGTGCGCGCATTTGATGCGCTGGCGCGGTCGCTCGCCGAGGTTCCTCTGACGGCGGTCACCGCCGACCGCCGCACGCTTCGGTGACGCCTGCCAAGATGGCGCGCATGGCCGACGCCACGAGGACCATGCTGGTCTGCCTGGGCGAGGATGTGACGCGCGAGGGCCTCCTGGACACACCCATGCGCGTGGCCAAGGCCATGGTGGAGCGCACGCGCGGCCATCGCATGACCCTGGCCGACGCCGTCGGCGGCGCCCTCTTTGACGAGGCGTCGGACGAGATGGTGACGGTGCGCGATATTGACTTTTTCTCCATGTGCGAGCACCACCTGCTGCCCTTTATCGGCAAGGCCCACGTGGGCTACCTGCCCGCGGGCAAGATCATCGGTCTGAGCAAGATCCCGCGCATCGTCGACATGTTTTCCGACCGCTTCCAAGTACAGGAGGCACTCACGCGCCAGATCGCCGAGAGCGTGAGCCAGGTTACGGGCGCGCGCGGCGTCGGCGTCGTCCTCGAGGGCCTGCACATGTGCGTGTGTATGCGCGGCGTGCGCAAAACGGGCTCGAACACGGTCACGCGCGTCCTCCTGGGCGCCATGCACGACGATCCCGTGGCGCGCCAAGAGTTTTTGGCGCTGGCGTGCCCCACTGCCAAGTGAGCCTGCCTATCCGTTGTCGCCCGCTGTCGGCGCCGACTTTTGCTCGGCCACTTTTTTCCCTTTTCCTGTGAAAGGATAAAGATAAAGTTTCCCATCTTGTTTTCTTTCTCTTCTCTTGACGGGCCGTTCTTTGTGACAAGGCCCCATTTTGACCTCAACAACAAAGTCGGAAAAAAAGTTGTTTGTTGTGTGCATTATGGGTGGCCGATGGGAGATCAACTCGGAAAGGGGGGGGGGGACCGGTGAAATGCACGGTTCATCGCCTTTTTTTTTGATTTGCCAAGGCGCAAGCGCCCAAAAAAAAGGAGAGGACATACAGCAAAACAAACAAAAAAAAAGACAACGGGCCGTAACAGAGGCTCGGTCAGCGGTGGCGGTCGCCGTGGCAGGCGCTTTTTGTTTCCTCATGCCGGATGCGCCGCTTGCGGACGATTGGTGGTGACATTGTGCCGGGCCAAGAGCGCAAGCATAGGCGAAAAAAATTCGGCGCAACCAAGAAAACAAAGCGCGCGGCCACACGCGACAGGTCGATCCTGCTGACGAAACAAACTCGGGGAAAAAAAGAACCCCGCGCACGCCACACAAAGGACAAAAGGCACGACGACGAGCCCATCCAAAAGGAGCCCAAGCATCGCACAAGCGCCTCAACTTTTTTTTTTCTTGACACTACCCGGCGGTTTTTTTGTTTTCGCTCGTGGCGGTCCTCTCTCTCTCTCTCTCTTTTAAATCGCCTTTTGGTTTGCGCGCTTTGGCTGCGTCCTTTTGCTTGGTCGCCAAAGCAAAGGAGAGCAACACGTGGGGGAAAAAAAGAGAGCGCGCAAAAGGAAAAGGAGCATGGAGGGTGTCGCGCTGGTCACCGTGTGGACCGCCGATGTCGACGAAAAGCCTCTCGCCATTACCATCCCTTGCCGGGACGCCGACGCCGCCTTTAGCACCATGCAGGCACTCATCGTGCAGGCCTATGCGTCGGCTCACCCGGACCGTCCCGCGTTGCGCTTTTATCCCGACGGGTCCTACGTCGCCACCGACGCTGCACGCGAACTCGTCTTTCACGCCGACCAAAAGGTATCGGCCCCTTCCTCTGAACCCCCCCCCTCCAAAACCTTGTCCGGTGTGCCAGAGATTTGTGGCAGACTTGTTTTTCCTATGGTTTTTTTGTTTTTTTCCCCATGCGTATTTTATGGTCGCTCTTGTTGCAGCCATGAATGAGGCTCACCCTCTTTTTTATTGTTGTTGTTTGTGCTCGAAAAAAAACCCCCAAAAAGGTGGACGAGGTGCTCGCCCAATGTGGCCGCTACAACGTGATCCATGTGCTCGACATCCAGAGCCTCGCCGCGACCCGCAGCGACAACCAAGAGGACATGGATGTGCCTCTGCGCGATCCGGCGCCGCCGCAACCGACACCATCGCGATCAACAGCGACGACAGCGACGACGGCGACGACGGTGACGCGCACGCACGCACCGCGCACCACGATCCGCTGCACCAACGACGGATGTTGGCTCTCGGCCAAGGACATTGTGTGCGATGCGCTGTCGCTGTGGGGCGTCCACTCGGCGCTGCCGCAAAACACCGTGCGACGCATGAAGGAGAACCACCCCGACATGTTTGTCAAGCGCGCGCTGGCCGGCGGCGGTGCGCACGCGCCCGTCATCGACACGGACCAGGTGGCCCTGTTTTGTGAGCGCTGCGCCGTCGGCATGGCGCCTGACAATGCCAAGGCCATGCGCGACTATGCCTGTTCGGCGCGCTGTGCCCAGTCGATCGCCCATGTCATTGAGCGCCGTGCACGCCACGCGCACTCTTTAGGCAACCCGCCGCATGTGCGTGTGCGCATTCGTGGCGGTCCTGCCGCGAGACCTTTGTCGCGATCGCCGCCTGGTTCCGCCGTGCCGTTGCCACCATCATCATCATCGTCACGGTTGGCGCCGTCGCCTCGCTCGTCATTGTCCTCCTCGTCGGCAACAGCGACGGCTCTATGCGCGCCGAGGGTTGCAAGGTCGGCGCCCACGAGTCCTGGGTCACCGTCGTCCTTGTCCAATGATTCCGAGAACCTCTTGCCCGAAGACGGATGGTCGAATGATGGCGGCTGCAGCCCTTGTCGAGAAGGGGTGCCCACATTGCCGGGCCACCTTGCGCCGCGATCCAATGCTGCCGCGCCGCGAGACCTTGTCGAGTCGCCTCCCTCAAAAAGTCGACGCCGCCCTCGTCGGTCGGACGATACCACAGACGAAGAGGACAATGGCGAGCAAGGCGTTGCCACCAATGGTGACGATGGCGATGGCGCAACGACAAGGCGTCCCACAAAGCGGCGGCGCACGTCCAGTGCTACGTCGCCGGCGGTCGAGACAATAGCGGCCGAGCAGGCGCACGACACCACGGTGGTGGCGCGTCTGATGCGGCAATGCGCCCATGATGTTGCAACGGGCGGGTCACGCTCGCTGTGCGTGTGGCGGTGGGGCGCCGACCGTCGGTGGCGTCTTGTCGCGAGGTGCGATGCACGTCTGCAGGCATAGGCGCGCCGTGGGAGGTTGTTTGCGAGGCACTGTTAACAGGCACCCATGCGTCGGGTGTCGCGCCGGCATGGATCGACGCGCGCGACCTGGAGACGTTGATCCGTCGCGCGATCGAGTCGCCATGCGATCTCGTCGCGGTGGGTGACTCGCGCTCGATGCCCGCGCTCGATGCCTTTTACACCGACGACGGCGGACGCCATGAAGACATGTCGTTGCCATGCGCGACAGAGGTCCCCGCCGTCGTCGAGCCGGGCGTCGTGGCGAGCGCGCTCGACGGTTGGCTGGCATCGGCATGCCGACACTGGGTGCGCGCCCCGCAAGATCGGAGCAAAGGCCTGGGTCTCTTTCGCCGCGCCGTGGCCTTTGGCGTCCCCGCGGCCGACACGCCCTATGGCCCCTACTGGGCATGCCTCGTTGAGGACATGCAGAATGCCCTGGCGTGAGGCGCAGGCTACGGACGCCAGAGGATCTACTTTTTTTAAGGAAAAAAATAATAATACCAACAATAATGCCAATAATACAATAATGCAACACAAAAAAAAGCCAAGGTGGACGGTCGCGCGGTCATTGCCTGCCTTGTATCTCTCGCTCGACTCTGCCGAGGGCCCCCATTGTCTTGCTAAAGATGGCTTGTCGAAAAGCCTGTGATGGCGGCCACACCAAGGAATAGTATATCGTCATCGTGCGCAGGTTGTTGTTGGTGGGCGCGCCGCGCTCTTGGTCAAACAAAAGGTGTTGCACGTCACTGGGCCGCGCAGGCGCCGGCACACGGGGATGGCACGGCGACTGGTTTTTAGAGTGTGTCCTAGCAACTGAACCACAAACAAACAAACAAACAAACAAATAAAGAGAGGGCTGGAAGCCGCGCCGCGACCGGTCACGATCGTCGCTCCAGTTTGGCGGCAGGACCGCAAAATGTTGGCGCGACATGATCTCGGGGATTGCGCCGGTGCGCTCGCGCGACGCTGCGCCTCCCCCCCCCCCATTGCCAAGCCCAACCAAAAAAGAACCGCCCATAACAAAAACAATCGATATAGAAACCACAAGAGAAAAACCAAAAATGGACTGTCGAGCGCGTCGCTCGCAAACCCGAGGCAACCGAGGGAATAGACATTGCTTCCAACATTGTTTTTATCCCTTTTTTTTCTATTGAGATGCCACTGTATTTCTTGGGTGCGACGCCAATGGCCGTTGTGCTTTTTGTCCAAGGACAGAAATATGCCGTGTGTATGCGCGCACGCCCAGGACAGCCCCCGCAACGAGGATTGCCTTTTTTTGTCGCTGTCGTTGCTGCCCGCTTCTTTTGTCTTCTTCTTTCGCCAAGGCCGCCCATTTGGCCGGTGTGATGCGCCGCCCAGAGCGCAAAAGGTGCAGTCAGCATGAAAACCACACAAAAAAAGACAAAGAAAACATCGCATTGGCCACTTTTGAGTTTGCCGTGCCCGGCACAAAAATCCTGCCTTTTGTCGTTGTCCATGTGATTCTTTTTTTTTCAATGGGGGGGGGGAAGCAACAAATTTGGTGTCGCCTTCTTTGCGGCAGCGCTGCCGATTGCGGTCGAGGCCGTCGACGGCGGAAACAAAAAAAGGCCGCCAGAGATTGTCGCCTTTGGTCGTGCTGTGGTTGGTCTCTGAGGAAAGAGGCACTGATCGAGGCGTCGGTTTGTGTCCTCGACCGAGAACGCGCCAGCGACCAAGGTGACGCCATGAAAAGGCACACAAAGGGCCATGCCAAAAAAAAAGAATTTGGATTGCCGTCATCCTGCGTGTGCATCGTCGCGATCGCAAGGCATTGCGGACCAACACGGCATACGACAACCCCCGAAAACATCCACCGCGCACGGCGGAAAGCACAACGCCGACACACAGTGGACAGTAACAAGTCGAGAGACAGACGCACGAGCAGGCAATTATGAGCGGCCAGTTGACCGTCGGGTTTGATAACCTCGTCGTCGATTGCATCATCGGCATCAACCCGCCCGAGCGCACGACGCCGCAGCCCTTGCTCATTGACATGCGCGTCAAGATGCGCCCCTTGGAGCGCCACACCAAGACTGACGGCGCCAAGGGAGAACACCAAAAAGAAGAAGAAGAAAACAAAGAAGACGACACCAAGAGCGGCATCGTCGCCAACTATTCCGACCTGGCTGCCTGCTGCCGGACCATGGCCCTGGACGGCCAGTGCGGCCTCCTTGAGACGCTGGCCAAGCGCATGGGCAACCAGATTCTCGCCGACTATGCGCCCGACGCCGTGTCTGTGTATGTGCGCCTGCGCAAACCCAGGGCACTGCGCGACGCCGTCGCCACCGTGGAATACGAGGCCACCGCCTAGAGTTTGAACAGACTGCCGCCCTTGCTCCCCCATCCCCCTCCCTACAAAAACAAAAAGGGTCGTGGTTACACCGTACCAGACGATTGCTCTGTCTCTGCCAATGTTTTTCTTTTTTTTTCTCTCTCGACGCCAAAAAAAAAGACGGGACAAAAAAGATGAAAGGGGCGTGTTTCCTGGGTAGCGCTTGCGGGTCGGTTAACCGACGACGACTAAAATCCGGAATTTTATGGTGATTTTTTTGATTTATATGATTTGCGATCGGACAATTTGGTGCGGATTAACCGACGGTTAACCGATCCGCAAGCACCGTTCCTGGGCCAAAGGTCTGCCGCGGGCCAGTCGCACACAGACCACTTGCCATGTCTTTTAGGTATCGTGCGGAATCCCATTTTTCCCTCTCTTTGCGCATTAGACGTGCCTTCTTCTCCTCGTCGCCTGGCATGGCAGAATGAACACGGTCGATTCAGGCGAGTAGCCTAGCGATTCGGCGCAGAGGCGCACGCGACAGGCCACCGCGGCTCTGGACCGGCCGTTGACCATGATGGTGCCTCGGTCGGTCTCCACAACGGACCAAAAATGATTCTCTATGGCTGGGTCATGCTCGGTCGTATAAAAGATGATATTGTGGCTTTCGTCGGCGCGAGCGTTCTCTGTAGATATGGATGGTTCTTCTTTAATTGCAATGGCAGGCGAGCAATTGGGACCTGATGCTAAGAAAAAATATAGATTCTACTTTTACCTTCAAACAATTATTTGAAGAGAAAAAAGACAGCATCGCAAAATTATCTCCAGAAGCACAAAAAGAGCTTAAAAAACTGGAAAATTTTGTTGTAAATACCAAAATGAATGGTGAAAAGAAAGAGTTTTTAATGACACTTTCAACTGATTTTAAAAATGTAAACGAATTGCAAGATGCATTGCAATCTTTGAGCGCGCTTCAGAAATTAGAAGGTGGAGCAAATAGCTCAACGCCTTTTGCAAAAGGATTAGGAGACAATAACAGCAAACTAAGCTATACCTACGACGGAAAGAAATTTACGCGTAAAGCAGTAATCGATAAAGCAAAATTGGCAGCAAAAGCAAAAGATTCTGTGCAAGATATGTCCAAGATGATTTTTGCTTCCTCGACCTATACCATAAAATATCATTTTCCTAAACGAATCAAAAAAAGTATCAAACCCAAATGCTTTGTTTAGCGAAGATCGAAAATCAATTACAATTCAAACGACCCCTTGTTTTTTTTCCTTAAACAATCTCTTTTTGTTTTGCTCTGTCGTCGGCTTTTTGACAGTGCACGCTTTCGTCGCGGCAGAGAGAGAGAGAGAGAGGGATGGACGCTCGCGCCGACGAAAGCCACAATATCATCTTTTATACGACCGAGCATGACCCAGCCATAGAGAATCATTTTTGGTCCGTTGTGGAGACCGACGAGGCACCATCATGTCAACGGCCGGTCCAGGACGCGGTGGCCTGTCGCGTAATCTCTCCTCAACAACAA